GCGCAAAATTTTTTGCAGAGTCTTTGGGGTCTTCTTGTTGTCGTCGTCCCGCGCGTCGCCGTGTTGTTGTCGCGCTGCCATTTTGCCCCCTCCCCGACAAACACACTTTCTCCTCTTGTGGTTTTTGCGCGCGCCCATTTCCCGCCGTCCTCCTCTCCTTTCGCCCTTTCCTCCGACCTTGGGCGCTGTCGACATCCCCCCTCCTTTTCCCTTTTTCTCTTTGCGTTTTCTTTCGTCTTTTCCTCACCCATCCCCCTCCCCAAAGGCCCCTCGCCTCCCCCGAAAAAAGCGTCGACACCCCGGCCCTCCCCCCCCAAGCCGCCTCCCTCTCGACGCCCCTCCGCGTCGGCCGCAACTCCCACTCCTCTGTCTCCCTCTCCAAAAACACCTCTAAAAATTTTTTCCTCTCGCCGCTTCGCGGCGCCTTGATTCACCTCCTCTTCTTTCCGTTGGCGGTCTCGCGTTGCCCCCGTCGCCGTCGACGCCGTTGCCTCGTCCTCAAAGGCGATGACGATGACAACAAGGACGATGACGAGGGCATGGCGGTGCCGACGATGATGGTGATGGCGGCGACGTCGAATCAAAAAGACGCCTGCGGCGGGTCAATTGACCCACCGACAACCCGACCACGGCCATGGCCATGACGACAGAGACGCCGACGACCACACCGAAAAACCTCGCCGCAATGGTGCGGGCCCCAAAGACGAGCCCAAAAAGAAACACTCAATGTGACTTGCCATACCATCCCTCCCTGGCCATCCCGCCCGGCGCCGCCCTGCACCGACACCCCCGGCCCATTGGCCACTCCCTTTTCCCTTTTCTTGTATCCCGACCATGCAACCAATGGCCGCCGATCCAAAAAACGAAATAAAAAGGCCGATTCCAAACAATATATGCCCACACAAGGCCCTCCCGACACCCAAACCCAACCATGGCCACCACCTCCACCGACGCCACCCATCCGCCCACCTCCCGCTACGCCAAGACCGACCTCTCCCGCTTCCCCTTGTTGGATGCCCCCTATTCCAAATACTATGGCCCCCTCGATCCCTACGGCGCCCTAGACCTCCCCCTCGCCGTCCTCTTGGCCCTCGCCTTCCTCGTCGTCTCCTACTCGATCTCCCTCTTTGCCTTTTGCCCCGCCCTCGCCCTCGTTGTCTCTGTCGTCGCCGCCCTCCACGCCCGCCGCCGTCGCGCCCGCCAACGCCTCTGCCAACACCGCGTCTCCATCAAAGCCGCCCTCGCCCAACACGCCCCCGGCGCCTACCTCCATGCCGACATCCACCAACTCACCGACGACGAATCCTACTCCCCCCGACCGCGCGACTTTTTCGTCATGGTCGACCTCCCCCACTCCCCCGACTCCGCCACCCCTCGCAATGCCGTCGTCTACGACCAATACCAGATGCAACACATGTGGCCCCACCTCGACGCCCACGACGACTGGATCGACCTCTTTCACTCTGCCCCCGCATCCACCGACCCCGACCTCCACCCCGACGACGCCCACAATGTCTACATTGCCAAGCGCTCCGTCGCCGACTTTGACCCCTTCCTCTCCTCTGCCGCCCGCGCCGACGTCCACATGCAACAACTCTTGCACGCCGACGACTCTCACCACGATGACACCGACTCTGACGACGATGATGATGACGACTCTGACGATGATGGCTCTGACGACGACACCGACTCTGACTCGCAAGACGATTGATCGCCCTCTCTTGACTTTGCTTTAAAAGAAAAAGAAACAGAAAAAATAGACACGCACATGCCCTCCATTCATTCATTTTGCACTGCCTCGATGGCAACGGCCAAGGCGCCCTTTATTAGACACATCACACCACGCCGTTTTCGGGACGCGGCTCCCAAAACCAACTGTCGGCCAGGCTGTCAAAGGCCTCGTCGCGGTTCGCCTCGTCCCACGGACAGCCGTGGTCCTTGACCCAGGCGAGCACCTCGCCGTTGTCGCCCCACAGGGCGCCCGCGTAGGTCTCGGCGTTCCACGGGCAGTCGTTGGCGCGCAGCCACTGGAGCACATCGAGCCGACCGCCGGCAGCAGCCGACGAGCACGCCGTGGCGCTCCACGGGTATCCGTTGGCGCGCGCCCATTGCAGCGTCTCCAGGTGGCCGCCAAAGGCGAGCGCGTCCATCGTGCTCTCGTCGCCAAGGTGCCCCCTCTCGCTGAGCCATCTGACCACGCGCATATGGCCGCCCTTGGCCGCTTCAAAGCATGCATCGCGGTCCGGTCGGTGGCCTTTGTCGACCAACCATTCGAGGACGTCCAGGTGGCCGCAGCGGGCGGCGATGTCGCACGCAAACAGGCCCACCGGGCATTTTTTCAGGCGTGCCCATTTGAGCACCTCGATGTGGCCTCCTCTGATGGCCGCCGCGGTTGTCCCGTGGTCCCACGGGCACCCGTGCGCACGGAGCATCTGTAGCGCGCCGAGGTGTCCTCCGGCGGCGGCCCTGGCGCACGCGCGCGCACTCATGGGGCACCCGGCCAAGACCAGCAGGGCGATGAGCCCCTCTTTGCCGCGCGCGGCGGCGGTCTCGATGGCGCGCGCGTCCATGGGGCATCCCCTGCGCAAGAGCCAAGCCGTCGTCTTGGTGCTTTGCCTGGGCGCCGCCGCGGCTCTCGCCAGCGTGCGGGCGCCCCACGGGCACTTGTTTTCGCTGAGCCACGCGAGCACGGGAATGCGCCCGGCGAGGGCCGCCTTCTCGTGTGCCAGAGGACTCCACGGACATCCTCTGGCGCGCGCCCACTGCAATACGACGAGGTGGCCTCTTGCCGCCAGGTTGCTGGCGTAGACCTTGCCGGGGACGACCCTCGCCGGGCGCGAACAAGCCGCCCATCGACGACATACCCACGCGGGCGCGACTGCGTCTGTGTCGTCCAGGCGGTCAAGGATGCTGGCGAGGATCTCGTCGGGCACGGGCACGTCGCTCGGGGCAGCCGACGTCGTCTCGGTCCCGCTTTGTTCCATACGCCTCTTTTTTCTTTCTTTCTCTTTTTTTCTTGAAAGTAGGATCGCGGTGCGTGTGCCGCCGGCCTCTTTCTCTCCTTTTTTTTTTCTTCCCTCTTTGTCTGCCGGCTCTTTCTTTTGCCGGCCTTGCCTCCCTTTGCGCGCGCGCGCCGACACCGTTTGTCTCAGCCCATTGGCCCGCGCTTTGCCCGTGTCCCCGCTGTTGGTGCCCATCGCACAAGCGACCTGGGTCCCTTTCGCTGCCGCCCTTTTTTTCCCATCTTGGAGTCCTCCCGCCATTTTGGCCGGAGCCGGTCTCGTCTTCCTTTTTTTTTTTTTTGAAAAGCCCAGACCGGCGCTCTCTCACGACCCACCGCTAAAGGACCAACCGAGATCTGCGGTCATTGAGTCGCGCGCCGTCGGTACGCAATGCACGCAGCCCCCGACGATAGACCACAACAATAAAAATCGAGGAATGAAAATTCTGTCGATGAAGCGCATTGGGCCAAAGCCGGCCTATCGACGGGCGGCAGGAGTTCTGCCCAACCGGCTTCGTGGCACACCGCAATAAAAGTCCGACGACGACAATGCTTTTTCTCATTGCAGTGCCGGCCCAACTTTACGACCCAACACCACCACAAGCAGTCAACCCGACGCCGACCACGAGCAACAACAAAACAATGGATATCGATCGTGTTCTCGGCTTATCGAGCGTCAACAACGCCATCACAAATGAAACTGTCGGCGGTGTCGACAACGAGGTCACAAGCGCCAGCAACGTCGCCACCAATGACGGCGCCAACAGCACGATTGCCGACGGTGACGCGTGCGAGCCCGTTCCCGTGATGGACCAGAATGAAACCGACACCGTCGCCGGGGAGGCCGGTCGCGCACCAGCCGCCATCGGCAAGCGAGGTGACGTCGGCGGGACCTGCACCTCGTCGAGTGTGCGCGCGCCAGCCACCAAGGCGGCCGCCTCCAAGAGCCCTTGGATTGACGCCGCGTGTCTCGCACGGCAGATTTTGATCGTGCTCGTCGCAGTAGTGGTATCGATCGTTGTCGTGTCGGTCATGCGCCCGCAGTCGACGCTGCCGGGAGGAACCGATGGGTCGAACCCGCTGTCTTTCCCGGCCGACCGGGGAGATCGGCTCGCATCGACCCCGTCGCCCGCGGCGTGCCCGCCGATACGCGGCGGACGCGGGTTGGTCCTCACGGGCCGCTTGGTCGGCGAGCACTGTGTGTACCGGTTTGCCGCCGCATCGCAACCGGCGCCGGAACCCGACACAACAGAGCCCAGGCACACGATGCTGTTGATACTGTTCGGAGCCATCCTGGTGGTCTTGATCGCCATCGCGTCGGATTTTCACCTGTGACGAACCCATCCCGCACCGCCGACGCGGCAATCGCTCCCTCTTTTTTTCCTCTCCCCTCTGGCGTCGTCTTTTCATGATCCCATCATCAATAGTCATAATGTGGGATGATGATGACAAGAATAAAAAAAGTCAGGCGGCGCTTTTGATCTTGCAAAAGGGCGTTGAGGACAACAATTTGTCTGTCAGATTTTCCCGTTGTCTTTTTTCCGTGCGTGCGTATGTCGTCTATGCGACGGGCTGACACGACGGGCGAGCGCCAAAAGTCCACAAAACCAAAACATTTACGCACACGCCTCCTTTCGACGCGGTGTCGCACAGTATAAAAAGGTGCCACACAAAAAATGTGAAACCGGCTGTCAAAGGGCCCAAAGAATCAAGCCGTGGCGCCAGCGGTCAATGATTGCCGTGATCATTTAGTGTTGCCGTCGTCGTCGTCGTCGTCATGATTGTCGTTGGCATGACCACGTCACCGCGATCGTCCCTAAAGGGAAAAAGAAAAAAGCAACATACACGAAAAACACGTCCCCTTTTTTCTGCCCCTTTTTTCCCTGTTTATCCTTGCAACGACACCTGCGCTTATCCCGGCTTTTTTCATACCAATGCCCTGCGCCCCGCGACGTCTTCATACGGCCCCTTTGAGTCTTGTTGTCGTCGCTCGGACCCGCCGGCCTTGTGCGCAGATGCGGGTTCTCTTGTTGGCTTTTTTCTTCTTTTTTCAACGCATCAACGCCTAGTTCTGTGCGTTGCGCCGCACATACCAGTGATCTGGGCCATCGTCCTCGGTGCCATCGCCGTCGCTCCCTCTGGCGTCGCCGTCGCTTTCGCCTTCACCGTTGTCTTGAGTCACGTGATGCCCCATCGTACGCCGCCTCTTGGGGGAGAGGGCGAGCAGGTCTCTTGCCGTCATCGGCGGATAGTCGATTTCGATTGGCGACGAGGGTCCGCTCTGCACGTTGGTCCACTCGTCCTCGGTCTCGGTGCCCTCGTCGTCGGCGTCTTCTTGGCCGGACCGCTTTCTCTTGGTCGGTGGCCCTCGCTCGACGCTCGATGCCTGGTCTCTGGCCTCGGCTGGCATACGGTCGACGACGCACGCGTCCGAGGAGGGTGGCGCGTTTACAGTCTTGACGGTGGGAGCGACGGCAATGTCCGTCGCCGGCGAGTCGGTGTGTGCATTGTGGTCGTCTGACGGCGTCGGGATGTATATCTCTTGTGCGCTCGTCGTGTGGTCGTGTTGGTGATCGTCCCGATCACCTCCAGATCGATTGGCAAATTCGTCGCCTGCCGGTGTGCCAATGTCGTCGGCAACCCCGGTGGCGAGGGCGATATTGGGATCGGGCACCACCGCGCCGATGGCCACGTCGGTGCTCTTGAGCGTGCTGCGTGGTTGGCGCAGGCGCTGCTTGTCGTGTCTGGGCCGCATCGCGCGACCCTTGCGTGTATGCCCAACGTCCCCAGCGCCGCCGCGCTTTGGCGCCTCCTGACACCCGGCGGCGCGCTGTCGCTTTGACCTGGCCTTTTTGCGATCATAGTCGCGCTGTCTCGCATTTTGCGCCAGCCGATGGGGCTCGCAGAGTGTGTGCCCCGGCGCGGGAGCCGCTCCGCACCTCGCGCACTTGGGCGGTGCCTTTTTGGAGACGCCGTCCGTCTTCTTTGGCACAGAGGCGCGAGGCAGAGACGCGGATTTCTCGCCCGTCGTCCTTGGCCTCTTCTTTGTCTTGGGCCTCGTTGGGATCTCTGCCTCTGTCTCTGCGCTGGCAGCAGGGGAAGAGGATCGAGGCGCCGAGGCAACAAGATCAACGATGAGTTGATGCAGGACCATCGCGTCGGCAGGGCAGTTGATGCCCATGTGCTTGAGGAAGCCGACGCAGTCGGCGAGGTCCCGAGTGGCGAGGTATTGGAGATGGCGCCCTCTGATGCCGCCGGTCGCAAAGGCCCTGCGATACATGGCGAGTCGGCCGCCGTCGCAAGTCGCCACCCAGTCGCCCACGTCGTCCGTGCTCCAGTCGCTTACGCGAGGCGCCGCGGTCGGTCGATCGCGCTCGGCCAGATGCCGAGAAGGGTCGTCGCCCACTTGCTCCTCTGGCATGGCTTCGACCTGTTGATGCAAGCGCGCGGGAGTAGTGGTCTGTGGACCGTCGAGGCCCGAACCGGACGTCGTGGACGGCGCCACGTTGCCTCTTTGGGTCGCGACGGGCAGAGGGGAATCGCAGTGACGCCCTGGGTTCGGCGGCTGGGCATCCTTGGTCCCGTCGGGTGGATGCGCACGGTCGGGTTCCCTCAGAACTTCCGGGGCCACCGGCATCGCCGCGTTGTCGGTTTCGCATTCTCCTTGGTCGTCGCTGCCGTATGCGTCGTCAAGGGGATCGTCTTCACTCAACATAAAGCAAAAGCGCCTACCGTCGTCCTGTTTTGCTTGTGGGACCGTCGGCTCGCCAGGCGCCGACGGCGTGTCACAAGAGGGGTTCTGCTCGGCGACGCGGGCCGCCGAATCTACAGCAGGCGGTCCGTTGGATGCCAGGGACCGGGTGCCGTGTTGTGCGCTCTGTGGAAACCACGCCTGCTCGGCGACGGCGACGGCCTGACCGGCGGGCAATGGCGGCCCATTGACGATCGCCCTGGATTCGGTCGAATCGCGTCCCGACGTGCAAGCAACAGTCCAGATCTTGTCGAGGGTGGTCGCGCTGCAATGGACCGGAGCCGGCGACTCGGTGACCGCCAGAGGTTCGCGTGCCGTGTGGGGTGCGGCATCGCGTACGCTGGGCAGCGCAACCCTCGCGCTGCAGGCGTCGCCAACAAATGGCGCGTTGGTCGCATTGTCCCTCAAAACGGATGGTTCTGCCGCAGCCCTAAACAACCGCGCACAATCGGGACCCCGTTGGTAGGCGTCGACGCGATCGCGCTCGGTCGTGTCGCCCAAAAGCACGCTGACGTCGCGAAGGAACGGGCCTACGCGGTCAACGTCGACCACGCGCTGGGGCGCGCCCGATCCGGCCCACTTTTTGGCAAAGTGCCACGTGCCGGCGCGCTCCAGGCCCGACATGATCTGCGCATAAAGCCGGCGATCGCGCGCCTCGGTCGAGCCACCCGTTGCGCGGCGAAAGAGGTCGACGGTCGAGATGGACGCCCCATCAGGTGTGAGGCGCAGCGGCGGCGACGTATCCGACACCGCGTGCCGGGACAAGTGCTCCCAGTAGGACGCGCACGAGCGCGGCGCGCACGGCGATGTCGGCTCTGGCGGCATGCGCTCCCATGCCTCTGCGGCAGTCACGCCCTGTGCGTCGAGGTTTTGCGATCGCGTGCCCTGGGCGTCAAACCATCGCATAAAGAGGGCGCGGGCCGACACCGGCACGTCGTCGGGCCCACAGTCGTCGAGGACAACGCCTCGGTCGTCGCCCAAGCGCTCCGGCGTCTCTCGATTGCTGCGCGCTTGCAATTCCCTGATCCGTGCCATCGACCGGTCGATGCCGCCCACGCCCACGAGGACACCGGACAGGTCGCGATGGAGTCGCGGTCGTGCAAATGAGGCGCACATTGCCATGATTCTGTCCATTATGGTGTTGTCGGCGCTGTGCCGCTCCGGATCGCATGGCCACAGAGATTTCTGTATCTTGTCGTCCATCCAGCCGGGCGCTTGCATACTGGCGCCTATTGTCCTCCCTCTTTGCCCGGTCTGCGTCCGCTGTGCCTGGCAGAGAGTGCACACACAAGGCAACGACACGCGCCCTCCCCTGCCTTTGTTCCGCGCCTTGGGCGTCCTTCCAATAGACCAACCGCGCTGCTGACGTGGCCCATCCAATAAAACACGGCTTTTCATTTGTCGCTGTTTATAGACCTTTTTTTGCCTTTTGTCTCCCGCTGGCGGCAGCGGTTTCGGCCGGTCGGCCGCACCCGAGAGTTGAGCCGACCGCCCAAAGCCGGCCGTCGACCAACACAAGCCGCCCTTCCCCAACTCCTTCAAAAAATTTCATTGGCCCGGTCCATGCTTCCGCTATTTCCATTCTCTTGTTTCTTGGTTTTTTTGAGGCTCGGCCGTCCCCTCGGCTCCCGCCATGTCCTCGACCCCCGCCCCCTTGGATGCCCTCCCCCTCCCCAACGAACTTTTGGCCCTCGTGCTCGCCCACCTCGACCGCGTCGACTCCCTCCCCGCCTCGCGCGTCCAGCGCCTCTGGCGTGTCTTTGCCCTGCCTCGCGCCGTGCCCTTTGACTGTGCCTACGCCGGCCACCTCGCCTCCCGCGGCCACCTTGCCCTCCTCCAGTGGGCCGGGGACAACGGATGTCCCTTGAACGGGAGCGTCTCTGACGCCGCCGCCGCTGCCGGGCACCTCGACGTCCTCCAGTGGCTTCACGCCCGCGGCTGCGCGTTGGACAGCGGAACCTACTCTGGCGCTGCCCGCCACGGCCATCTCCATGTCCTCCGGTGGCTCCGCGACAACTACTGCCCCTGCGACGCCAGGGCGTGCACCGCCGCCGCTCGGGGCGGCCATCTTGATGTGCTCCAATGGCTCCGTGACAACCGGTGCCTGTGGCATACGCGCGCGTGCGATGATGCCATCGAGGGCGCCCACATCGAGGTCGCCGAGTGGCTCGTCGCCAACGGTTGCTCGTACACTGCCACGTCGTGGGTCGCCGCTGCCAAGGCCGGCAGCCTCGCCGTCCTGCAGTGGCTCTATGCGCGCGGGTGTCCTTGGGACGCTACCGCGTGCGCCGCCGCCGCCGAGAGCGGCCACCTAGAGGTCCTCCAGTGGCTCCGGGCCAACGGCTGCCCGTGGGACAAGTGGACCTGCGACGCCGCCGCTGGCGCCGGCCACTTGGAGGTCCTTTGCTGGGCCAAGGCCAACGGATGCGTCTGGGACGCGCCGGTCTGCACGCGCCTCGCCAGAAACCATCCTCGTGTTTTCGCATGGATCCGTGCCGGCGCCGTATCGTCATAACAACCTTTTTTCATTCTCCTCCATCGCCCTATTGCCAATTTCGTCTTTTTTCCTTCTTTTTCCCTTATTCCCTGGTCTCTTTGGCGTCCGTGCGCTGTCCGTGTCTTTGTCTTTTTTATAACGCGCGACCAGGGGCCACACCTGGCGTGTATGCAACCACAACCCTTTTTTTTTGATTTTTTCTGGACCGCGGGAAATGGCCGGCGCCATGGACGATGCGCGTGTGTCTGCTGTGTTGCTATTGCTCTTGTTTCTTTTTTTCTTAATTGCCAATAAAAAGGTCAATTGCGCCGCTGTCCCGGTTTGTGTATGTCGGGCGGTCGAAAATCCAGGGCAGGTGTGGATCAAATTTTCCTTGTCGCGGTTGTTCCGTCTTTGGGGCACGCGACGAAGGTGCGGCCGGCCGGCCTCTTTTTGCCCCTTGCGCCTCGCCGCCGTGGTTTCTTTTCCTCTCCTTCTCCCTGGTCACGCAGCGCCTTGGCCGTCTTTTGCTGCCTGCGTGCGTCGGCCTCGTCGAGCGGCGCGTATCGCGTCTTGACGCCGCTGCTCAGCACCATGCCGTATGTGGTGCCGTCGCTGTCGCTCGCGATCTGCAGCGACGGTGTCACGCCGCAAAACACGGCCTCTGGATCGAGCGGCCCACCAAAGGCGTCCTCGGTGCGATGGCTCTCGACGCGCGCCAGGCCGCAGTAGTCGACCCAGTTTGGCGCGTCGTGCGGTCGGGACGTGCGGTTCGACTGCGCCACGAGGACGTCGGCGTACCGGCGCTTGGCGTCGGCGCGTTGGAGTTGGGCGTACGGCAGGATGAGGTTGTACTGGGTGACGAGCGGCGCGCCGGCCGGCGCCTCCAAGTAGCCCCCCGCCGGGCGCCTCCCCAGGATCGCGCTCGCCTCGACGGTGCGCACCGATGCGCTCGATGCCTCGCGTAGACGAGGCTCGCACATTGCCCACTCGATATGCTGCAAGGATGCGATCACCTCTGTGTACCTGCCGCGGTGCTCTTGGAGCCACACTCCGTCGTCGTCCACCGTGGTCGCCATTGCGCCTTTGTCGTCCTTTTCCATGAGAGCAAACTGTTTTTTTTCTTTGTGTCGTCTTGGCGTGGCGGGTGCACTCTGCGCGTCCTGCGCCACAAGAGAAAAACGGCGTACGCGCGGGCCTTGCGCCCACGTCGCAAAGCGCGCGCCCACATACGTTTTTGTGTGACCGCAACGAAAAAAGCGCGATGCCCTGGCCATTCGAGAGAAAGCAAAAAAATCGCTCTCTTTTCACGAAAAGGGTCTGGTTTTTTCGCGTTGCCGACGATGTTCTGTTCCCTTGGTTTTCCTTGACGTGCGCATAGAGGCAAGGAAAAAAACGAGCAAAGGAGGCCTCTCTTTTTTTCTCAAGTTTTTTTTAAAAAATTAAAATTCATACATTGCGCCACACGTGCCAACGGCCCTTGCTGTCGTCGCTGACGACGTGGTTGTCGCGCCCTTTGGCCATGCGGTCCCCCGTCGTGCGTCGCCTTTTCGGGCAGAGGCCCAGCAGGTCGCTGGGCTTTGTCGGCGGGTAGTCGATCTCGATGGGCGACGGGGGTCCGCTCTGCCCGTCGGTCCGCGCCCCACCTTCTTCGTCCTCTGTCTCGGTGCCCTCGTCGTTGTCGTCGTCGCCGCCACCGTCCCGATAGGTCCACTTTCTTTTGGTCGAGTCGCTCGGCTCGTCAGTCTCCTCCTTGACCTCGACCTTTATGTGATCGCTGCCGCTTTCGTCGTTACCTTCTTGGTCATGCGAGGGTGGCGGGTCATTGAGGTCCAACTCGATCGCGCTCGCGGCGCCATCGTCAAAGAGTGTGCCGGCACCATCACCGCCGCCGTCCAGCCAGATGGGATTGTCAGAGTTGCTGCCGCCACTCGTTGGTGTCGGCTGCGCCTGCGCAGGTTCCAGGCGCTGCGGCGCCGTCGGTGGTGGGCTGTCTGCATGCACCACCGCACACTGCAGCGTTGTTCCATGCGTGGAATCTCTTGAGGCACGCAGACTCGAATCGTATGGCATGATGGTGGGAAGCGCTGGACGGCCATATGGGAGTGCAGGCGAGGTCTCCGGGGCAACATATGGCCTAATGGCCTTGGTCGCGTGTATGTTGGCCGCGAGCACAGGCGCGATGGCAGCCGGCGTCGATGCAAACAGGCGCATATCGAGACCGTAGGGCGTCGTCGTCTGCGCGGGCGCCGCATGGCCGGCATCGCTGGTTGTCGTGTTATTTTCCTGGCGACCGACGAGGAGCGCCGCATGGGCGGTGCTGCCCCAGTAGGCGGCCACGGATGCGCGCTCCGGCTCGCCAGGCAGAATGGTTGCGAGGGCGCTGACGAGAGCGCCCAGCAGGTCAATGTCGACCACGCGCTCACGCCGACTCGACTCGGCCCTCTTCCTGGCAAAGCACCAGCCGGCCGACTCGAGGGCGGCGATGGCTCTGGTCACGGTCGTGCGGTCCGAACCTGAGATCTGACGGACGACGTCGACCAGCGACACGCACTTGCCGTCGTCTGTCTTGCGCGCGCGGTTCGCTGCCATGTACGTGCGGCCGTGCCGCGCGGCCAAGTTGGCCGTGCACTGTCGATCCCAATAAGAGCGGCACCACTTTGTGGTCATTGCCGACGCCCGCGGCGGCAGCATCTTGTGCCAGACGTGCCGCGCCATCTCGACGGTGGGCTTGAGGCCGTGAGCGCCGGCGCCCGAGTTGAGGTACCACGCCTCGAATAAATCCTGGGGTGACCGCGCATCCTTGGGGTCGCCCACCATGGGCCGGGCGCCGCGCTTTCTCTTGCCGGGCGAGGTCTGTCGATGCTCGGCGTCGGCCGTTGCATGGGTGGTCGCCGGCGATGTAGGTTCCGTTGGCGTTGCGGCCTGCATTTTTTGGTGGTCGAGATGAGTGGATGCGGCTGGCGTGTGCCTTTTCGCTGTCTCTGGTTGCGCTTGGCTGTTGTCTCGTCTTCTCGCGACCACAGCGCTGGTTTTTTGGTGTCGCTTTGGCATTGTCTCTCTTTTTTTGTATTGGTGCGCATTTTTTTTCACAGCCCAATCGCCTTTCCTTGCTCATTCACGCTTTTTTTGCATTGTTTATTTTTTCTCCCTCCCTCCCCCCTCCCATTGCGCCGATAGCAAGCCTTTTCATGGAGGAAGGCAAGCCGCAGAGAGAGCGCGCCGACTGTGGCGCCATGTACGGGCCGCGAGAGCAAGAAGCCATCGCCGAGACCGCCCGCACGGGCGTGTTGCCCTTTGCGCGCGACGTCATCGCCGCCCGAGAGGACGCCTTTGATCGTGCCATCGTGCGGGCCGATTTGGCCAAGATCGTGGCCACCCTAAAGACCATGCGCGGCCACGGAGAACCGCCAGTCGATCCGCTGGGTCCCGTCGGCGAGGACCTGCCGGTGCCGCCCACCCTGTACATGTGCGGCGACTTTGGGCGCGATACGGTTCTCTGTGCATCGCTCCTGCCCGACGGCTCGGGTTGGTCGGTCCACCGCCACGATCCCAGACAGTCGGTGGGTCCGCGGCACGTTGGCGTCGCCGGTATGCCCTGGTGCACCTACTGCAGAGGAATCCTCGCGGACCCACCAGAAGAGTGCGGCGGATGCGTCCCTTGGCGCGCCGCTGAGGAGCCGACCCACTCGACCAACGCGGACCCGTGGCGCCATCCCATCGGCGTGGCCTGGACGTGGACCCACGCCGAGATGGAAGACTACAATATTGCCCTGCGCCGTGCGTCGGTCCACTCTTACTCGGACATTGTCAACCGGCGCACCGTGCGTCAGACTGTCTGGGGCATAGATGTCTCTTTTCGCGCCTATGGAGGCACCGACCCTGGCACGGAAGAACACTACACGCTCCACTCTTCCACCGACCTATGGGCCGCCCGTGTGATGCGCCGCCTCGTCGGCCACGATCCCTATACTTATTGCACCCGCGAGAGTGACACACCCCCGGTCCCTCTGGACGCGCACGCGTGCGTCGTGGACCTGGCCGAGGCGCGCGCCGCCGCCGGGCGCCTCGCCTTTGTCGCCGAGGCCAACCAAGCGCATGTCGACTGGGGCCGCGCTGGACCCGACTTTGGCGCCTGGGGTGCGTGGTCGCTGTTGCGCGGATGGATCACCGCCGTCGAGGCCCTCTTGCGCGATCAGACATTTTACCTGGGACGCGTGGCGCCCTACGAGGCGCGCCTCATCGAGGCCGCCACGGGCGGTCTCGTGTCGTCTGATGGAGCGCACCCCACTGCTGTTGATCCATAAAGGAAAAAAGAAATACTTGGATGATCGTCAGCGACGATTACTTGTATCCGCCATTGTTTTGACGCCCGCCCATCTCACCACACCATCCCCCAAATTCACCGGCCCGACCCTTTTCCCTCAACACGGCGCCGGCCTGCTTTTGCTTCCGTCATAAAATACTGAAAAAAAAAGTGCATCGGCGCGAGCGCAAAAAACCGGGAAGGACGAGAGACACGAGACGGCGAGCGCACCATTTCTTTTGCGTTGGTTGTTCTTTTTTTTTTCGCGTCAATCGCGGGACCTGTGGCGGACGGCCGCGCCTCTTTTTTTCCCGTGCATTTTGCGCTGGCGGGACGCGCAAGGATTGACAAAAGGGTTTTCGTTGAGAGAGAAAAAAAAAGAGCGCGTGGATCTTTTCTTTGAATTTTTTTTGGTGATGGCGACCAGTCCCTAGGGAGCCGATGCGATGCCATAAGTCGCCACGGCCGGGGACCCTGCGAGCAGCGATCCGTCGGCCCGGACGGGCGGGCGTTCGGCGCCGTCGCGCGGCAGGACGATCGGGATGGCAACGAGGGCGCACGCGTACGAGGCGGCGAGCACGCCGCCGCCGACGAGACACGACCAGTAAAAGTAGGCGCCGACGTCGGCCGCCAGCGGCGCCAAGAGGAGCACGCCCAGCGATCCCACGTAACCGACACACTGCGAGATGGCGTTGAGCAGCACGGCGTCCATGGGCTCCCGGGAGGCGGCGATGAGCCGCTCAAAGACGAGGCCGCCGCCGGCAAAAGGCACCACGGCGACAAAGTATCCGACGCCGCTCAGCACGAGGAACGGCAGCGGCCCCACGAGGCCCGACGCGCCCATCCACCCCGCGGCGGCCACGACGACTCCCGACACGGCGCCGGCGCCGTGAATGACCACGAGCATGCGCCGGTGACCGGTTTCGGGCACGACGCGGCCCAGCAGGGCGTAGGCGCCCGAGGCCACCAGGCACATGGGCACGTCGGCGATCATCCAGTGCCACCAGGGCGCGTCGGCGCCCAGCAGGTCGGTGGCAAAGATGTCGCGCACGACGCGCACGGCCTGGTTGACCATGTTGTTGAGCGCCAGGCTGGCGAGCAGCGGCCAGTGGCGTGCGAGCCAGCGGCGGTTGGAGCCGGTCGTGGTGTCGTGGCGCGGCATGCGCGCGCTGCGGTCGGCGTCGTCGGGACCGGGCGCCGTACAGAGGCCCGCGGCGCCGATCACCACCAGCGGCGCGACGACGAGGCCCACGACGATGGGCATCGCGTGGTCGTCGGCGCCCAGCCACCGCTGGGCCAGCGGGGCGACGACGCGCGAAACGGGCGCCGACAGCATCATGCACACGGTCACCGTGGTCATGATCACGTCCGACGCGCGCCGCCCCTGCACGTACGACACGTAGGCGCAAAAGGCCAGCGAAAAGCACGCCGACCCGACAAAGCGCGTCGCGCAGCCGATGACGACGTCGTCGGCGGGCGCCAGCGCGAACCCCGCGTTGGGCAGCACGGCGACGGCGAGTCCGGCGCCCAGGAGAGTCGCCGGCCGGGTCCATCCGTCGCGGCTCGACGCCAGGCGGCGCACGGGCGCGAGCAGCACGAGCGCGAACCCGATCGGCATGGCCACGCCGCGCGCCAGCGACATGATCGTCTTGGACGTGTAGGCGCCGTCGCCCGGACGGTGGGCGATGGCGTCGGTCAGGGCAAACACGGCATAGTTGCCCACGAGCGTCGCGAGCCAGTAGACGCTGGCCGCGGCGACGATCCGCGTGGCGAGCCGCGCATCGCCGTCAGACTTTTTCATGGTCTCTCTCTCTCTTTTCCCCGCTCTCGCTTTCTGATGGTGGGGCGAGGCGAGGGTAGGCGACCGTGTGGCCGATGTCGCGCGCGTGCCGTCTTTGTCGTCCGTCGCTCTTTTGCTCCTCCTCTGCATTTTCTGTTCTTTTTTTTCCTCTCTGGTCGTTCATCCAATCGCATCTCGGGATCCGTGCACGCCAAGGCGAGTGCTGGCTTTTATTGTGCCGCTGTGGTGCGCGCGCGACGGCAAAGATGAAAAAAGTGGCGCCTGTCCATAAAGGGAGGAAAAGAAGAAGGCAGGCCATACAAGGCGCCCCTGTCACAGGTTGCCGGCTCGGTATTTTTTTTGGCACGCGCAAATTTGGTTAGCGCCTCCTTTATGCCGTCCTCCCTCCTCGCCAAGCGACGCCATCGACGAGGTTGGACTACTGCCGACAGATCCCGCCGCCTCTTTTACGTCGACCGAGCGCTGTTTGTATCGCCGTGACCGCCGGCATCTGTGTGTTTGGCTCAGTGTATCTTTATTATTATTATTATTATTATTATTATTATTGTGCGGCGCCGCGATCGCGACAAAAAAAGACGTCATCGGGACCCCATGCGGCCTCTGATCGCGGTCGATCGCACGCCCGGCCGAGACCGTCTGTCTGGTCGGGTGCACCCGCACAAAGGGCGGAAAAAAGAGGACGCGGCCTTTGGCGAGATCCCGCGCTGGCGACCACAAAGAGAGGCTGTCCCGACTGCCGCCAGTCTGGCCTCTCGAAAAAAAAAAAGAAATGTCGCCCCAAAGGGGCCACGCTGTGCACAATTGCGTCTTTTTTTTTCCCAACATATCTGCCCCTCTCTGGGGGTTACGGGCGCAACATCACGAGCCGACCGCGTGCGTGACGACGGGAAAGAAAAAAAGAGGCGCGCTCGTGAACCCTACCGGCGCGCGTGTTAAAAAAAAAGGCAAAAGATCGGGCCTAGAAGCGAAACTTGCCGAGGAGTTGGCGCCTAAAGTCGCCGGCCTTGATGGGTGCATAGTCGCGAGTGGCCGCGGCACGGACGACGGCGCTGTCGACGGGCTCGATGAGGTCGTCGTCGGCCAGGTAGACGACCAGCGGGAACGAGATGCGCGCCTTGGCCAGTTCGGCGGGCGTGGCCGTCACGCGGTGGGTCGTGCTCACGAGCACGTCGTTGGAGATGCGCTGGAACGTGTCGCCGACGTTGATCACAATGTCGCCAGGGTCGAGACCCGCCGTGCGGATCCACTTGCCCGTGCGACGGTTGAGCACCTGGAGCCCGTCGGCCGACGGGCACGGCAGCATGGCAAAGAGTCCAATGTCCTCGTGGGCCATGAAGCGCGAGCGCGGCTTCGTGCCGCTGCTGCCGTCGGGCACCGCCGGGTAGTAGTTCCACCTGAGCAGGGCCTCGCACCTGGTGAGGCGCTCGTCGTAGAGCGTCGGCTCGCACCCGAGGTACTGGAGGAGGCACTGGGTGATGGGCACGACGAGCCTCTCGTGGGCCGCCATGTAGCGCTTGAACAACTGGCGCAGCGCGTCGGTGGGCCACGGGATGGCCGTGTCAAAGGCCGGGTCGTCGTGGCGCAGGTCGATGCGAAAGTCCTCGAGCATGGTGAGGACGCCCGTGCGGGCAAAGAGGCCCGGAGGCGTGTAGCCGCGCGTGCGCCTGTCCGGACACACAAGGCGCGCCTTGTCGTCGGGCGTGGTGTCGGAGAAAAAGGCCGACGCCAGGCGCGCGGCCTCGGCGTACGTGGAGGCCTCGACGCCGTGGCCCGTGAGGACGACAAAGCCCAGTTCCTCGACGGCGGCGCCCATGGCCTGGGCAAAGGTCGCCCTGGCAGACGCGTCGCCGTCGATGTAGCGGCTTATGTCGAACCGGGGCAGGCGTGTGTCGTCGTCGTACTGGTCCGAGTCGGACTCGGCCAGCCGGTAGGTGACGTCCTTACGCACCAGTTCGATGTGAGAAAAGATGCGGTTGGTGTAGTGGGCCTCGTCCCCGCCGTCGGTGGCGATCGCGCTGGCCGTCGCCTGCGTCATGGGGTGTGCTCGACGACGCACGGACGGGTTTTGAAAGGAGGGCGCGCGGGCGGGCTGTCGGTCAGGACGCGCTCGCGGGTGGCGTGCAAAATTAGCGATTCTGGACCGCGTCGTCCGCGCTTTTTTCTACGCGGACCAGCAACGGCCCGCAGACCGCCACGGCGCGGGGGGAAACGGCCGAGCGGGCGGCTACAATTGCCTTTTATGCTTCCGGGCGGCTGTGCCGGTGGGGCGCTCACGCCCCGCAACGTTCTCTGGGTTGGGCCGTCGGCCGGCGCGGCTTCCGTCGGCACCCGCCGACTGGCCGCTTGGGCAAGAAAAAGAGGTGAAAAGAAAAAAGCGGGTCCTTTTGCGCCCCGTCTCCCTGGCTCCTGCGGCGCCGGCCTTGGGCCCGCGACGCAAAGAGGCCTCGCTGGCGGCGGTTGCGCCTTTTTTTCATTTTTTTTTTGCGTCCTTTTGGCATGCCCTATTTGTCTGTTTGTTGGTTGGTCGAACGAAACGGCGACGCGCCGTCGCCGGGGTTTGTGATGGCGCGGCCGCGCAAACCCTGCGACAGCGCGGCGACCGTGCCCCGTTGGAGCGCATCTCGCCATGGCATCTTTCTTTTTGTTATTGTTATTTTTGGACACAACGACGACAGCGACGCTTTGCGTTTTCTCTTTTTTGTCTTGTTTTGCTTTGCCGACGGACATGAGCACATTCGGCAAGGTATTTAGGGTCACCACCTTTGGCGAGTCGCACGGGGCGGGCGTCGGCTGCATCATCGACGGCGTGCCGCCGTGCATGCCACTGGCCGAGGCCGACATCCAGCCTCAGTTGGATCGGCGCCGACCGGGCCAGGGCGCACTTTCCACGCCGCGCAACGAGCCCGATCGCGTCATCATCCAGTCGGGCACGGAGAACGGCCTCACGCTCGGCTCGCCCGTCGGCCTCTTTGTGGCCAACCGCGACCAGCGGCCCGTCGACTATTCCGACATGTGCAAGGTGCCGCGGCCCTCACACGCCGACTACACCTACATGGCCAAGTACGGCATCAAGGCGTCGTCGGGCGGAGGCCGGTCGTCTGCCCGCGAGACCCTCATGCGCGTCGCCGCCGGCGCGGTCGCCGAGAAATGGCTCGGTCTCAAGGTGCGCCGTGCGTGCCTGCTTTCTGTCGCTGTTGTCGCTGCCGTCTCTGCATAGTAGTTGTCGTGTCTGCATGTACCGGTCTTTTCGCTGGGCGCTTTGTGCGCTTTTTTCGCTGCGCGCGTGGCTGCATTGTGCACATGTGCGTGTCGTGATTTGTCTGCGCCTAATATAACCGCGCGCGCACGCTCCATCGCAGTACGGTATCGAAATCGTGGCGTGGGTGAGTTCTGCGGGCGACCAGGCCATCGCCAACGAGCCCGACACTGCCTTGGTGTCGCGGGCCGACGTCGACGCCTCCGCCGTGCGCTGCCCCGACGCAGATTCTACCGCAAGGATGGTCAAGGTACGGCCGACCGATTCCCCCCGACTCTTTATTTTTGCCCCTTCCACTCTGGCTCGTCCCCTTTTTGTTGTTTTTTTTGGTGGTCGCCCTCGCCTTCTTTACGGAAATGATGCTGACCGGCGCGTGTGTTTGTATGTGGTGTGTGCACGTGTGGACGACGGGAAACAAATGTCTCTAGGCCATTGAAGACGCCAAGCGCCAAGAGGACAGCATCGGCGGCACGGTGACGTGCGTGTGTCGCAACGTGCCGGCAGGCCTCGGCGAGCCGTGCTTTGACAAGATCGAGGCCGCGCTCGCCCACGCCATGCTGTCGATCCCGGCCACCAAGGGATTCGAGATTGGCAGCGGGTTTGCGGGTGCGTTGGTCGCCATTGCCTCGCGCCGCCTATCGCTCCGCTACTGACCGGTCGGTTTATCGCAGGCACGAGCATGCGCGGAAGCCAACACAATGACCCGTTTGTCGTCAAGACCGACGCCGACGGCAGGAGGCGCCTCGGCACGTCGACAAACCACAGCGGCGGTGTCCAGGGCGGCATCACCAACGGCGAGCCCATCGTCTTTCGGGTACGTGCCCCTTGCGCATCGGCGTGCCGCATGCTTTTACGCGCTTTTTTCGTGGCGCTGTCGTCGCGGGGGCGACTCGACTGATCATCGCTGTTGTGTGTTTTTCCACCTGTTTTTTTCGCGTGCGGCCGATGACAAAACAAAACAAAAAATAACCAACAATCCCGACTGCAGGTGGCCTTTAAGCCGCCGGCCACGATCGGCTCCGCGCAGCAGACGTGCGAATACGGCGGCGAGCAGGCCACGTTGGAGGCGCGCGGGAGGCACGACCCGTGCGTCGTCGCGCGCGCGGTCCCCATCGTCGAGGCCATGGCGGCCATGGTCCTCGCCGATGCGGCGCTGCTGCAACTCGCGCGCGATTCCTCTCTGGTGGGCACGTCGCCGGTCGCCGCCGCATTGAAGATCTGAGGACCGCGTTAACATGCCCCGCCACTGGGCCGGGCGCCAAATAGGCTCCTCCTCTTCCTCCTGCTCCTCACGCTTTGGGCCTAAAATACATCCATGTTGATCGAATGCTCGTGCGCTCCCTTTCGGTCGGCGGCTTGTGGCCCGGCTCGGCCTGGCTGACTCGGTCGTTGGACGAAATCGTGTCTGCCGGCCGTTGTCTGGCGGCAAAGATGCGCGAGCCGAGAGCGATTATTCCCCTCTCCCTCCCCCCCCTATCTTGCGCGCACCGTGTTTGTGGGATCGTGGCGCCGCAGACACCCTCGACGACCCAAAAGGTCCAGGATGGCGATGGCGACAAGAACGACAACAAAAAGAGCAAAAGAAAAAGAAAATAGCGCAGGCGAGCGTTTTTTGTTTTTCCCGTTCGGTCGACACGCAGGCTCTGATTGCTCTTCTTCCATCCGCGACACCGTTGCTTCCATCGGGTTTGGTCGGCGATCCGTCGCCGCTGTCGTCGCTACCGTGGGCGACTGACCAAGAAGAAAGAGACGAGAGCGAAAAAAGGAATTGACATAAAATAAAAGAAACGATCAGAGAAAAAGAATTCCACCATCTTTTCCTTGCCGGTCCATCTTTTTCCTCTCTCTTTTGCGTCGTCCTCTTCTTTTTTTTTGGCTTGACTCTCGATGAGGGCGCGCTCGCGCTCTTTTCGTTTCCCATCGATATCGCCTTTTCGAGCAACGGCATCGCTCTGCCTGTCGCCGCCAATGCCCGCAACCCACAAAGAACCAACTAGCACGCCGTGGACGAGTTCCTAAGCGACGGATACATATAGTAGACCTGCCGGAAATTGACGACGAAAAAAGCGTGGCGCCAAGGCCGGCCCTAATAATGACCAACACAAGGACGAGAGCCCGCCGACTCCGCGGGAAAGATGGCCGTGACCAACGACAACAACGATGCCAGCAAAATGCAACGCCCTTTTGTCGTCCCTTTTTGCACTCTCCTTTTTATCCGGTTTTTTAATTTAAAAAAAATCGTGTCTGTATTTATCCATATTTTTTAGTGAATAAATCCGGGCGCCTCGTGGCGGCCTGCCAGGTCGCACTGTCGCCGCTGCGCGGGCGAGTCGGGGCTCTTTACGCGCGCCGGCGATCTTTGACCTTGCCATCAAACTCTCTGTTGTCGTCCCTCACTTTTTTTTTCTAATCGCAGGCCGCCGGCGACATTATTGATTGCCTGCTGCAGGCCTCGGAAAGAGGACGAAAAATGCCAAAGAAAAAGAAAGAGCGGCGTGTGCTTCTCTTGCTGCGGTCGCGGTTTGGCTCTCTGCCGCAACATAGCGGGAGGGGGATGTATCGGCGCACCGCAAAAAAAAAATAAAAAGAGCGAGAGAGGAATGTTGTGAAGATGCGGTCCTTTTTTTTGGTTTGGCCAGCGAAAAAGAGGGCGCCATGGTGACGTGTCGCTAGTCGGCGCCAATGTTGGCTGTGGCCGCCGACAAGAGGCCGCACAGGGCGGCCTCCAACGCCGACGCGGGCGCCTCTAGGAATTGGCGCACGTAGACGTCGACGGTATTGGCCGCGGGAACGTGGTTGAAAGCCGTCGCTGTGCCGTGCTCAAACAGGGTCGCCCCCTCGGGCGCGCCGTAGACGATCAGGGTGCGCGGGCTCGTCGGCGACTTGAAATTGAGCGTGTCTTGGGGCGACACGAGGATGGTGAACGGCCACACGCCGACGACATGCGACGCCACCAGCAACTGCGCTGTCATGACAAGGGCCGATGCGGCGATGACGGGCGTGCAAAGGCCGGATGGCGAGGTGTCACAGATTGCGGCAACGTCGACCATGCCCTCGACGTCATCTTGCAGGTTTTCGTCCCAGGCAACGAGCCCGCTGTCGCGCATCCACTGGGCGGCCTCGGGGCCCGTAGGCGCCCGATCTTTTGCCGTCAGCCACCGCAAAAAGGACGCCACCACCGAGGCCTTGGCTCTTTGTGGATCGTCTGCGGGAAGGGCCGCCACGCGCGCCGCCAGGTCTGGTCCTAAAAGGCGCATGACGTCCGCTCCTGGGCCGCTGTTTTGGTGCAGCGTCGTGATACCCATGTCGGATGCCTCTTCCAACACGTCGGACGATGCGCCGCGGTCCATTTCGGCATCCCTCGTGGGCGGTGTGTCGCGCTCCATGGTCGTTGTTTCTGTTTGCGCTTTGAGTTTTTTTTTCGCTTTCTGCACGTATTTGGGCGAATGCCGGGCCGAGTGCGCTCGCCGGTGCTTTGTTGGGCGACCGGGATCCGGTGGTCGGGGCAAAAAAATCGCTCTCGACAAATGCGGTTCGGCGGAAAAAGCAACACAAAAGAAAAAATAGAAACAAAAAGCGATTGGCGCAGGAACAAAGGCGAGCCCTCGACAAAAAGGTCCTTTGCAGTTGCGTCGGTGTATTCCGCATCGTCGCTGCTTCGCTCGCAGGGACACCACCAGACCCCACGCCCGTCCATTTGCGCACACGCGCGCGCGCACAAAGAGCAGACCAACGCACGGGACGCACACCACAACATGGACGGTTTCGAATTCATCAGGACGACCCTGCTGGCGCAGGTGGCCGCCCTCTCGACGGACCCGCTCCTGGGGCTGGGCCGCCGGCTGCTGAGCGCGCCCGCCCTCGCCTGCGGCATGGGCGTGGCCCTGCTGACGTCGGCCATCGCGCCCCTCCAGAAGCGGACCCTGGGCGAGATCACGTCGATGATGCGCGACCTCGTCGACCCCTTTTCCTATATCGAGATCTCGTCCGACGATCCCGCGTTTGCGCACGTGGACACGTGGCTGCGTTCAGCCGTGCACGACCCCAAGCGCGCGAGCATCCTGAACGGCAGTCGCCGCACAGAGATGGTGCGGACCGTCGGCGAGCAGGCCGCTGCCGGCGCCGGCAGGCGCATTGTGGACAACAACGGCGCCCCCGTGGCCGATCCGGCCGCGCAGGCCCTCACGTTCCGCGCCAACTTGGCCGACACCCTGTACGTCGTGTTCCAGGGGCGCACGATCACAGCCTCGTACAGGCGCCTGCAATCGTCCGACGCACACGAATCGGGCCGCGCGATCATAAGCACGTATGGCGGAAACACGCTGACGCTGCGCATCATGGGGAGGGACAACGGGCCGCTCAAGCGTCTGGTCGAGGAGGCCAAGCAAGAGGCCGAGAAGCAGGCCGCCGCCTACACCGCGATCTTCAAGTCTGACGGATTGAGGTGGCGGCTCGCCGACAGGGTCGCCAAGTACGACATGGCCAACTCCAAGCACGATCCCAAGATGCTGGCCGAGATCATCGAGGACCTGCAGCGCTTCTTTGATCGCAGGGACCTGTACGCGAGCAAGGGGCGCCGATGGAAGCGCGGCCTCTTGCTCTACGGGCCGCCCGGCAGCGGCAAGAGCACCCTCATCCACCTCTTGGCCAGCCACTTTGGTCGGTCCATCGCGCACGCCGGGTCGCTCACCTCTGCGAACGCCCAACTCGCCAAGACCCTGCCGGGCAACGCCTTTTTGGTGTTTGAGGACGTGGACTGCGGACCGGGCGTCACCCGCGACTCGGCCGACTTTAGCGGCGTGCTCAACGTGCTCGACGGCTTCAGCGACTACCAGGACGGCATGGTGGTCATCATGACGGCCAACCACGTGGGCAAGATCGACCCGGCGCTGCTCCGTCCCGGCCGGATGGACGTCAAGTTTTTCGTCGGCCAGCCCAACGACGAGCAGTGCAAGGCCATGTATTGCAACTTTTTCGCCCTGACGCACGAGGACATGGCGCGGATCGACCTGGAGCACCGCCGGTTCGACTATTCGGCCGTGCCCGCGGCGCGCTGCGACGAGGCCGACGCCTTTGTCGCGGCCCTGAAAAAGGAGTCTGCCGAGGGCGACCTCGACGACGCCTTTGGCCTGCCCATCATGTCGTGCGCCTTTATGGAGAACGTGCTGGGCCGCGCGATGGAGCCGTGCTACGCGCTCGCGACCCTGCGACAGTGCATCGACGAGGCCAGGACGCTGTCGCAGGAGCAATATAGGGACAGAGACCGTGCCTTTAAGGAGGAGGCCCGCAAGCGCGGGTTGCTCGTCCAGACCGCGGCGGGCTCTGCCGTCTAGAGCGCGATGTGTTGCTCGCTGCCCGCATGTTTGTCTCTGCCCACGTGTTGGTCTCTTTCTTTTTTTTTAGGGCATAAAAGAAAAAAGGTTTTGCACGCGATCGGCGCACATTGTCGCTTGGGCCTCTGCGCGTGTCTCGGTTCTTTTTTTTTTTGGATGTGCCGAGCATAAATTCGCATGACGAGAAAAAGGGGACGAAATCGATTGCCCCAAAGAGATTGCCATCTAACCGCCGTGGGCAAAGCGCCGCCACCCCAACGGCGCCGGTGGTGAGGGCGAATTTGACCGTTGCGACCGCGTGTGGTCGCCCGCTTTTTGGCGATCCTCTCTCCCTTGCCGCCGTCGACCTGTTCTTCCCGCCGCATTTTCCGTTTTTTTTTCGTTTTTCCATTTATTCTCGTTTTTTATTTGCACGGGACGCTTTGGCAAATCGTCGCTCTCGCGAAAATTGTGAGAGCGGCGGTGTGGCCCAAAGGGCGTCTGTAATGGCGACTCGATCCACAAGGCAGAGAAAAAAAGAGACCGCACCCGTGGTGCGCAGGAAGCAAAACCAAGAGGAGCAACGGCCACGGCAAAACTCGCCCGAGTGCGCCCGTTAAAGGAAAAAAAGAAAAGGAAAACGAGACAGCGCACAGCCTGTCGAGCCGCGGCCCCATTGCGCCACCGTTTCTGGTCGTTGCCTTTTTTATTCTTTTTCTTTTCTTTTTATGATGATCATAAACATGGAGGCGGCGGGATGCGTAGAGGGAAAGCCGCGACGCCGCACCGCGCCCACCTTGGTCGCGCTCGCCCTGGCGACGTTGGCGCGCAGCAGAAGACTCGCCGACGTGCCCGCGTTGCGCCTGTCACGTCGCGATTATCGGTGCCTCGCGTCGCCCGATCCGCGCTCCCGGCGGCCGCCCCTCGCAATGATGCACGGCCTCGTCGAGATCCGACTGAGCAATCTCGGCCTCGGCCGCGTGCCCTCGGCGCTGGCCGCCCTGCCGCTTGGCCTCGCCGTGCTGGACCTCTCAAGTAACCGCCTCGCCAATCTGCCCAACTGGCTGGCGCGCTTCACGGGCCTGCGCGCGTTGGACCTCGCCGCCAATCGCCTCACCCGCGTGCCGCCGTGCGTGGGCGCCCTCACGGCGCTCGCGCGTCTGGATCTGTCGCAGAACCGGCTCGACGCCATACCGGCGTGGTTCGGACCCGCCCTCGTCGGCCTGCGCCAGTTGAACCTGTGCTCGGCCTTTGAGCGAGGGCCGCGCCTCCCGCCCTCCTTTGCCCACCTCGCGAGTCTGCGCCACCTGTCGCTGTGCTGTTCGCCGACGCTGGCGCCCGGCTTTGACTCGTGGGACGATCCGGGCGCCGACAGCGCGTCGCACCCGCTCTGGCCGCCCGTGTATGGTCTCACGGGCCTGCGTGGCCTCGTCATACACAACGCATCTGTGGTCGAGGTCGACGCGCGCATCGGGCGCCTGCGCAATCTCACGCGCATCGAGGGCCTGCGCCTCGCGGAGCGCGTGCCGCCCGAGTTGGCCAAGATACGCGGCCTCGCGCATATGGACATGTGCAACTTTATCGTGCCCTCTGTGCCGCACGAGTTTTGCGCGCTCGCCAGGCGCGTGCAGCCCCGCTATCGGCCGTACGTCGACGGCGCCGCGGACGACGACGATGACGGATTTGCCACGCGATACCCGCCCCGCTGGGCGCTCCCATCGCTGGTCGACCTATGCCTCACCGCGCTGTGTGCCATGCCTGAGCACGGCGAGGACGCCACCGTCGGCACACACCGCGACGGCCGCGCAGACGCAAACGGACTGTGCGTCGATCAGAGTGGGCGCGGCTTTGATTGGGACGACTCTTTGGACGAGTGTCGCGATGTCCTGTGCGTGTCGACGAGCGGCGGCGGACCCTTTGTGCGCGACCGCGATCCGGGTCTGTTTTACGTCTTTGATGACGGCGACGATGATGATGTCAGCAAAGCCGACGCCGCCCTCCTGGGCATGCCCTGGTACGACGACAGAGGCGACGCGTCTCATAGCGCCACCGCATCCGCGTTGCCTGCCGATGAGAGCCGAGGCAGTCATCCGCTGCCCGCGCAGGTGCAGTCGCTGCTGCCGATCGAGTTGGTCGAGCGCGCCGAGACCGCGTGGTCGCGCACGTGCGCCTCGTGTGCGCGTCCCATCATGGGGCCGGCGTCCCTTGTCGACATGGTCCGCGCCCGATCGTCGCCGTTTCGTCTGCGGGGCCGCGCGAGCGCCGATCCCTTTCTCGGCGTCGAGCGGGCCTTTTGCCCGCGGTGTGCCCCGAGCGCCGCCGCCGCCGCCGACACATCGAGCGAACCCCCTTAATCGCCAACGAAAAAAGGCAATCACCAAAAGAAAAATAGAAAACCAAAAGAGAAAAAAGAAAATCGAGTTTATTTTGAAGAAAGAAAGAAAAAAGACACATGGCCGACGGGCCTGGCGCGAATGGTGTGCGCCCAGTGCTTGCGGGTATTGACCGGTCACACTCGACTAACCGGCTACTTTGTTTTCGACTAATGGTCGGTTAACTGCGACTTTAGTCGGTATCGGCGGGAATCGAACCCCTTGTCAATAAACGTAATAAAATCGATATGGAAACGGAAATAGTCGGATAAAACCACGAACCCGAACACGAGTGCGAATACGAATTGGGCCACTTCCGCTCGCATTCGGGTTCGCACTCGCTCCGGAGTCGGGATGACAAATCGAGTTCGATTCGCGCACGCTCCAAGTCGTTGTCGGGATTTTTCTTCCTTTTATTCCGCTTTGTTCGGTTGGCATGAATTCCGTACATTCCGACTAAACCGCGGCTAACCGGTGGACTAAGGGCCTTAGCCGGCCACTGGCCGACTAACCATAAGCAAGCATTGTGTGCGCCTCGTGCACTGTTTTTGTCTCTCCTCCTTTGTCGCGCTGTTGCTTGGCGGGTCTGGCCCGATCCGGCAGACAATGGCGCGACGTGCGCCAAAAAAATTAAAAAAGTGGACGATTGGCGGAAGCCCAAAAGACACCGAGAAAACAAACCTTGCTGCAAAAAAAGGCGAAAGGCGCCTCAACGGGGCCGCACGTCCTGTTGCGTGCGTTGTTGTGCGCGCCGACTCGCCGTCCTTTTCTTGGCTTTTTGCAAAAAAAACACAACCAAAATTATTTTTTCTGTCTTGTGTCGTAATCAATACGGGGATGAAGAGGTCGCGCACAGACAGAGTCGCTTTGCGCCTGCCCGAAGACGCCGATGCGCCATCGGCCACGACTCGACCGACGGCCAAGAGACTGCGCGGCACCGACGACGATCGTACACACGGCGATGGCGACGGCCCTGAACAGTCGACGCCACCACATCCAAGCGACCTGTTCGAGTGCCTGCCCGAAGAGATCCTCGGTGCCCTTCTAAACGGGCTGCCCGACCAAAACCGGTTCTATCTGGAGCCGCGGTGGCGCGCCGTGGCGGCCATGGCCTGCCGCCGCTGGCGGCGCGTCGTGTCGTCGCCGTCGCTGGCCGCTGTCGCCCTGCTCGATCGCGTCCGCCCCCACCAGGCGTCGCCCGTGGCGTGGTCGCGCGGCCGGGTCCTCTGCGCGTCTGCCCTTTGTGACGCCGTCGCCGCACTGCCGTCCGACATGGGGGCCGCCGACCGCTGGCTGGCGCTCGTGCCGGACCGATGCAGCGCATGGCCCAAGCAGCGCGCGCCCGACACCCTGCGCGACGACCTGACACTGGGTCCGCTGGCGGCGGTGATGGCGTCGGCCAATCTGGCCGCCATGCGCGATGCGTGGTCCCGCCACCTTGCCAATCCGCACACCGTCGACAAGACCATCGTCGGCGACTGGTTTGACGTGGACGAGCGGCGCGGCGCGCACTTTGCCCTTGGCGTCGGCCAGAATCTGGCCAGTGCCATGGTGCATGCAGCGTGCCGCGCCGCGAGGCCTACCGCGGCGCTCTGGCTCCTCGGGCGCTGTGGGACCGCGCTCGCGCTGCATGTAGCCCCACGCCGTGCCATGCTCGCCGGCCTCGCCGAAGCGGACGGAGACGAGGCCCACAACCGCGCGACCGCCGCCTTTGACGCGGTTGTGGGCCTCGGGCGCTTTCCGTGGCCCGAGGCCCTGCAGGCGTGCCTAGAGGCACGGTCGCACGCGGCTTCTGACCTTTTGGCGGGGCACCTGTTTGCCCTGGTCGACCGTGGCAGTATCGTCGTCGCGACCCGTAGCCGCCGCCCACATGCCACGGGCCATCCGGCAGAGGCGCGCGCCGCCGACTTTGTTGCTTGGGGCCGACGGGCCACGGCCTGGTGTCGCGAGGCCTTTGCCCGCGACCGGCCCCGCGTGGCGGCGGCCGCAATCGCCCGGTGGGGCGTGCCGACGCTGGCCCCGACCGCCCGTCCCTTTGCCAAGATCCTTGACCGAGGCGACGGCGGCGACGACCAACGGGACGACGCCTTGGACTGGCGACCCGATACAGATCTCACGGACGACATTGACAAAGAGTCCCTCGCAGAGGACGAGGACGGCTATCGGCCGACGCCGTCGCAAGCGGGGTTTTGGGAGGCGGCGCTGACAAGCGCGGTTGCCGGCGGCGCCACGACATCGATCGCCTGGCTGCTGACCGAGGGCGCGTGGCCGTCCCGCGAGGTGGCGGCCACGCCGGCTGCGGCTTTGGGCATTCTCCTCCGTGCTGTATATGCGGCGCCGTCGACGTCCGCATGGCCGTGCGCGCTCGACGTGCTTTCGGGCGCGCTGACCCTCGCCGGCGCGTGTGCCGTTGCCAGCCCGCCTATGCGACTGATGCGCGCGGCCATGCGGGCGTGCGCGCGCGGCGTCGCCGGCGATCGCGCGGCTCATGCCCTCTTTATCGTCTGCCTGGCACTCTGGCCCGATCGGGTTGCTGCCAGCGGCGGCAATGTCGACGGCGCGCTCTGCGGTCTCTTGCACGCACAGGCCTGGAGTGCCGTCGACGCCGCCATAGATGCGTTGGACCGCGCGCCGCCGGGTCTCTTTGACGGCGTTGACTTGTGGCATATCGGCGCCTTGGGCCACCATGGCCTCCTCGGGAGCCGCACGGCCGCCGCCTCTTTTTACGCGCCCCACGGCCTCGCCTTTGTGGCCCTGCGCGTCGGTGCCCTCGCGCCCGAGGTCATCAGCGTCGACGTAGCAGAGGCCGCTGCGAGACGCCATCCGCTGGCCCCGGCCGTCGGCCGCTGGCGCCGGTGGTGCCGTCCTCGGCCCGTGGCGGCCAACCGATGTGCAATGCGTTTAGCAGTCGAGGCGCCCGATGGCGCGTGGGCGACGCTCGAAAAGGCCGACCTCTTGCGCGACCGCCCGACGCCGTGCGGCGACCCCTTTTGCGACGCCACCCACGCTGCCGGTTGCGTGTATGCGTAATCCCTATTGTTTTTTTTCCATCTTTATCTTTTTTCCTCTTTCTCTCGGTGTTCTTTTCTCGCGCCGCCATGGCTCTTTGGTCCGTCGTCCTCTTTTCCCTCGGCTGCGGCATCGGGCAATGCATTTTCTCCCTATTCTGTGCAAAAAAAAATAGATTCTATCAAAAGAGCGCGCGACATGCGCTGTGCGTGTGATACACAATATCCGTAAAAAGATTAATGATTAATGAAAAAAAAGGAATAAAAGGGGATGGACACGCGGGCGCGTCGCAGGAAAAAACACAGGATCGGTGTGGCTGGTCTTTTTGGACGTCTTTTTTCTTTTGAATGGGAAGAGCGAGTCCGCGCAATTACAGGCAAAAAGGGTCGGCACGAGGCGACGCCGGCGCATGCGACCGCGCAGGTCGCAAGAGATAGGCCGACACGGGCCGGCCCATCGAGACAGCCGACCGCACGTCGCCAAAGCGCTCCAACAGACACGCTGCCGTCCTTTCGTCCCACTGCCCGCCATTGAGGCCGTACCCGACAGGGCCGCCAGCGTCTGCCGCGCCATCGCCATCAACACAAACATCGATAGCGTCAACGTCGCCGTCGTCATCCTCGTCGTCGCCATGACCGTCCTCGTGCATGCGACAAGAGTCTTGGCCCACTCGATGGTCGGTCATAAGAGGATCACGGTCGCTTATCTGGCCGGTGGAATCGCCCATGTCTTGGCCCGTGCCATCGTCGCCGTGCGGCGATCCGTACGGCAGGTCGCCGTGCGCGGGACCATCGCACACGACAAGAGCCGCTCCGGGGAGCGCTGCGACCGCACAATCGATTGCGAGTGCCATGTCGCGTGGCGCACTGCTCGCGCCGTCTCTGTCTGCGTCGCAAGGCACGGGCTGTTGGTCGTCGTGCCCGGCGGGCGCGCATTCGAGTACGATGACGTCTGCCGAGCGCGACAGCACCATCTTCTGCGACGTCGTAAAGCCCCAGGCGAATCCGCCGTTGTCGTCCTCATTGTTATCGTCGTTGATGCCATTGTCATTGCCATCGTCCGCATGGTCGTCCATCGTCGAGGGCGCCGCCGCCGTCGAGGGTGCCTTGAACATCCGCAGCAGACGGTCGAGGTTGGCCTGGCCGTCGGTCTCTGTGCTTGGGCGCTCGTCGCACGCCATCGGTCCGCATTCGACGATCGCGCCAAAGCGACCACGGGCGACGCCCGCCGCACCGGCGAGATCCCGGTGATAGATTGACGCCGCGCGCGCGTGGCCCAGCGCCATATGGCGCGCGGCGCGATGGGCATAGGGACCACGCACAAGAGGCTCGGCGGCGAGGACGAGGCCCAGCCAGAGGTCGGCCAGGTGGCCCAGTTGCATAAAGGCGACGCGCGCAAACTGGGCATAGGCCTCGATCGCCAGTGGTGAGCCCCACCCGCCAATGACCCCGCGCAGCACGGGCGGCATGTCGCACGGATCGAGTAGGGGCACGGGTTCGACGCCGTGCGCGCGCAACGCCGTCATAAGCACGCGGTAATGGTGCACGGCGTCGAGATCGACGACCACCTCGGCCGTCGGGAGGCCCGCCCAGGCGTCGGCGTGGATCGGGTGCCAGCGCGGGTCGTCGTGCGGCCAAAAGGCCATGTCGTCTCCCGCCGTGTGGCCGTCGCGTGAGCGCTGTGCATCGTGAGGTGCGGTGCCGCTGTCAAAGGCCACGGCGGGCCTGTCGTGGTAAAAGGTGGTCGACGTGACCATGCGGCTCCACCGCAGCAGGAAGCGGTAGGCCTTGACGCCACGTTGTGCCAACGATCCACAGTCGGGCATGTGGTCGTGGTCAACGGCGATGCCCACGGTGAGACTGGCGCTCGGTGTCGCCGCCATACCTGCCGTCTGTCGCGCTTTTCTGGCCCGTTGCCTGTTTGGTCTTTTCTCACGAAAAATAAAAAAACAGGCGCCGCCACGCGCTGTGCCCGTCGCGGTTGGTTACTTCTTTTCACTCTTGTTTTCCCTTGTTTATTCATTCTCTTTTTGATATTTTTGGATTGGCTCGACGGGGCAGCGCGCTGTTCTTGCGCTCGCTGCCCGTTTTTTTCAGCCACACAAAAAAGGCGGCCTCGCTCGCCCTCTGTCGAGTGTGTGGGCACAACCTCTGGCCTCCTTTTTGTCTCTGTCGACCAAAGCGCGCCTTTTCTTTCGAGGCGCGTGCCCATTGGGCGATATGCAAAAGAGGCCGAAAAGTATGGCCACAATGGCGCTCGGCAATTTTTTGGGGGCCGCGTTAGGGCGTAATCTGTGCAGGCAATGGGCGACCACGCGCCAGCAAAAGAAAAAGGACGACCTTGCTCGCAACAAAAGGCGACGGCGACGAAACCCCCAACTGGTTGCGCTGCCAGATACCTATTTTTGCTCGACGCGAATTGGCACATGATGAAAGGGTCCGAGGAAGAAGAGGACGGAAAGAACACAGGCGCACTTGCGTGGGGCGTCTCTCTTTTTTAAACAAAAATTTCCTACAATGGTCGTGCCATGAGCGTCGGTTCATCCCGACAGACGGGCCAGGGATCCGACCGCATCTGCCGGTTTTGCGGCAACAAAGGCAGTTGTGGGGGGGGGGTGGGGGGGCACGCAGAATGGGGCACCAGCGCCCTCGATCGAGCCACGCAACCAGAGACCCTCACCGGCCAACAACTAAAAAAAAAGCGGGGCTATGAAAAAAGAAACCGGGTCAGAGACACCAGGGGGACCGTTGACGTACGCATGTGCAAGATGGACCATGCCGGCAATCATGTCGACCACGGGGCGCCGCACGCCGACATTGTCTGTCTGAATGTGGGCGGCGTGCGCGTGACCACGCACCGCTCGACGCTCGCCATGGCCCCACCCGAATCGCTGCTGGCGCGCGCCTTTGCCCCCGGCGCCGATCCGCGCTGGCGCCTGCCCCGCCTCCCCGACGGGTCGCACTTTCTCGACCTCAACCCGACCCACTTTCTGGGCGCGCTCGACGTGCTGCGCCATGGCACGCGCGCGCTGGCGCCGCTAGAGGCGCACGTCGCGCGCGGCGTGGCCCTGGTGGCCGACTACCTCAACATGCCGGCGCTGGCCGCGGCCTGCGCCGACGACCTCGCACGACGCGAGATCGCCGCCGCAAAGCCGGCGCGCGTCAGGACCGTCTCCGTGGCCGTCATCGGGGCCGACGGGGCGCTGCCGGCCGGCGGGTTCGACCTGTGCGACTGGAGCGCGTGCAGTCAGGTGTACGTGCTGGACTCGTGGCCCGTGTCGCGCGTGCACGAGGCCGTCGCCGCCGCCGCGGGCATCGAGGCGCCGCGCATGGAGGTGCACGCGTGCTGGCGGCGCATCACCGGGTCCGTGCGCCCGTGCGCGCACGTGGCGTCGGGCGACTGCGAGGTGCCCTTTGATCGCATCGAATGGCGCGGCGCCAAGAGCAAGCATGTGCCGGGCCACGCGCGGTGGGTGGTACGCGACGCGCGCCACGTGCCCGAGGGCGAGGCGACGGCGGCCGTGGCGCTGTCCGGAGGGCGCGTGCCGTTTGAGCCCCGCGGCGAGCGCGTCAATGTCGCGTTCAAGCGTTACGACCGCGCCACGGGCACGATCGGTCGGTGTGTCGTCGTGGGCGTGGAACCCGAAGCGACCGTCGAGTCGGCGTTGCCCAGGGCCATGACGCGCCTGGGCATGGCCGCGGACGTCCACTCTGTGAGCGTGTACCGCGAGCACGGATTCAAGGTCAAGCGCTTTGACCGTAATCAGGTCTTTTCGAGCGCCTACTTTTCCATCTTTTGGATCGCCGACGGCGACGCGGGCAAAGTGCCGCCGACCTCGGCCGTCGCCAGGCCCGCGCATCTCTTGCCGCCGTCGTGATCCCTGCCGGCGCGCGCGCAAGAGACCGCAACGCGCAACGGCCACCGCGCGCCGACATCTCGTTAAAAAAAAGATAAAAAAAGGATAGAAAAGATAAAAAAGAACCCTGGATACCCACGGCGCCGGGGCGAGCGCCAAAAAAGACACAAAGATCGCCGGCGGCGGCAAACAAAAAGCGGAAAGGCTTTATGCCCGTCCTCTCGCGCATCCTTTCTTTTTCCTCACAAAAGGCCTCGCGACATGGCGACAGACCGCAAAGGCCCGTCCCTTGCTCGCGCCAGAGAGAGTTTGTTGCTTTTTTTTCCAAAATGATGCTGCGTCGCATAGCCATTCTTTTTTTATGTTGGTTGCATGAAAAAAAAAAGAAAAGAAAAACAAACAACAGAGGCGCGAGTCGCGGTACACAAAAAACTTAGCGGGTCTTGCGGTCATTGTCAACGCCATCGTCGTCGGTGGCGGCGGCGAGCCTCGCGGCGACCTGGTCGAGTACGGCCCGGTTGGCGCTGCGGTAGCCCAAGAGGCGGTAGGCGATCAAAGCGCCGACGAGGGTCGACGCGGGCACAGCGAGCGCCCAGTAGACCGAGGGCGGAGCGCCGAGGTAGACGCGCGCGACCAGCGCCACCAACGCGAGAAGCGCGGTCGAGCAGATCGAGAGCGAATGGATCCACCAAAAGGCGAGTTCGCTGCGCTTCCATCGGTCAAACAGGACGCTGGCCTGGCCGCCCAGCGGGAGGACGAGCGCGTCGGCCTCGCCCACCATGGCCAAGAGCACGAGCAACTTGCTGGCGTCGTAGACCGACGCGGCGACGGCGCAGACCAGGAACAGGACGCCCGCCACGATTTCGAACCAGTGCGGCTTGCCGTTGTCGGTGTTGTTGGTGGTGCTGCTGCCACTAGAGGATGCAGACCTGCACCTCGTCTGTGACATCTGGTTGATGACGTAGAGGTCCCACAGCGACGGCCCATGAGGGCATCCGCAGCGGTCGGGTGCGTGCGCACGCTCGACGGCGGGTTCCGGGTAGGCGTAGGCGCGGATGGCGGCCACTTTGGCAGCGGCGGCAGTCGGGGACGTGGTCGATCCAGTGTTCATCGTGTTTTTTGTTGCAACTCAAATGGTAATGATAGCGAGAGTAGTGACGACGGTTGTCGGCGCCAAGGTGGCAAAGTAGGACAAACCAACCGACACGCCGCCCTTTTTCATAGCGTCGTGGCGTCGACGTAAACGGAAAAGAGAAAAGACATTGCCATTGGTCGCCCCACCGACTGATCCGGCGGAAACACACCGAAACATGACCACAAAGAAAAAGAAAGGACCAAAAGAAAACCATCATTTTTGAGAATCGGAAAAACCGGAAAAAAGTAAAGGTTTGGCGAGGAAAAGCGTCGCGTCTTTTTCCCGATCCTTTTTCTTTTTTCTTGTGGGGATTTTTTCTCAATAAAAAAAAAAGAATTCTGTATTTGCCACGGGCGGAAAGCATCGCTGTGCTCTTTGGCGCACGACATCGGACAAAAAGTCGGACGGTATTTTTGTGTTGCGGCCCCAGAGAGCGGTCCATGCATGGGGGGACCGCCCTCTGGCGCTGCTCGGGTTTTTTTCTTCCGCGGCCCAAACCCAGGCCGTGCTCTCTATTGGATAGGTTGATTTTTTTGTGGCGAAAAAAAAGAGCGTCCCGCCAGCCACGGACGACGTGGTTGGCTTCAGGCGTAGGCGCCACCGAGTATAAAAAAGGCGCAGCAGGGCTTCAAAAATGTATCCCCCGCAGTCACCGAGCCTAGAGCATCGGATACTACTTTCGACCACCACCGCCACCGCCGCATCCGTGCCTTTGCCCCGCTAGCCTCTGACCATGACCGCTCCGCTGCCTGTCGACGCCACGACGCACACCGTCAAGGTGAGGCTGTTGTCGCCCGCCGGCGATGTGCTCAAGACCTTTGACGTCCCGCTGGAGCGCTTCAACGTCTACCGCGCCGGCTGCCTTGCCGAATGCGCGGTCAAGGCGCTCACCGACAGGGTGTTTGTCTGGAAATGTGCGTCTGCGATCGAGGTGGACCTGCCGCGGGCCGTAGCCCCGAGCGACGCCGATCGCTTCATGGAACTCATCGGATTGTCGCCGTCGGCGGGCGCAGAGCCCACGTTGGTCGAGGTCGTGCGCATGTGGCCGGCAATCGATGCGGTCGGAGCGTGTCACGCCGTCGACCGCTGCTACGCGTCGCTGGCCAAGGACGCCGCGCTCGACCGCGCCGAGTCGATCCTCGCCGTCTACTTGTCTGACGTCCTTTTTGCCCAGACGAGCATCCGCCATCTTCTCGGCCGCGCCAACGTGATCGCCCCGCTGATGCCCATGGGCGCTTCTTCGGGCTCTGCGGGTGCCTCGCCGCAGTCGGTCAACGACTACATGACCCTGCGTGATCGCCTGATCGACCTCGCCATGTCGATCGAGGCCGAGGCGACCAAGGCCGAGGCGAATGCCGACGACAAACTCGATCTGCACGGCACCATGGTGGCGTTGGTGCGCGAGGATCGGACGCGCGTGCGCGATGCCGTCGCCGAGGCCCTGCGTGACTGGTCGCTCCCACTGCACGCCATCGATCAGGTGCTTGCCACCGACTTTAGCATCGCCCGGCCGCTGACCGATGCCGGCGCGCGCTGGCTCATGACGGGCGACGCGGCGTCTGTGACCCCGTTTGACGAGACCATCCGCGACGTCTGCCCTGCTTTTGCGGACGCGCTGCTGGGCAAGGCCGGCATCTTGGCGGCCGGAGGCGTCGTCATGGCGGGCGGTGCCGTCGTCAATGCCATCCAGAGGCCCGAGAACCGAAAGTGGCTGCCCGGATCAGACATTGATCTGTGGGTCGTCGGCGTCGACCATGCCGCCCGCGTCAAGGCCTTTGAGCGTACCATCAGGGCACTGTTTGACGCGGTGCCCGGCTGCTACGCGACCGTCAAGGGCTCGGTGGTCACCATCCACGCGCCGACGTTGGTCGTTAACGCCGCCAAGCCCTCGGCCCCCGTCCAGGTGGTCTTCACGCCCTACCACTCGGCCTCGCAGGTCGTCTGCGGGTTTGACCTGTCGCACGCGTGCGCCTATTATGACGGCACCGACGTCTACGCCACGTGGTCGTGCGTGTGCACCAGCGTGACACGTGTCGCGCGCCTCCTCCCCGGCATGCCCGCCAAGGATGTGCGCGTGGCCAAGGCCCAAGCCAAGGGCTTTGCCTATGTCGGGGTGCCGCCGACTCCATCGCGCGCCGACACTGACGACGGCGACGCGGCAAAGTCTGCTGCGTCCTCCGCGGCACCGACCCACACTGGTTCGTGCCCGGCGACCGACGCTGGCTTATTGGCGGTTCGCGCGCGCGAGACCCCCGCCGCGCCGCTCTACTCTTTGCCCGACGACGTCATCACTGCCTTTTGCTTTCGGCCGCTCACGAGCAGCGACTATGCGGCGATCGACGACGACGACGAGACCGATCCCAGGCCGACCTCGCGCAACACGATGTACGGATCCGTGCCCCTGTCCAAGCGCTTTGCCGTGGCGGTGCCCTTGATGGAGATGGCCTACTCTGCGCCAAAGTCGCCTCACAGCGGCAAGTGTGCCGAGTCGGTCGGCATGCGTCTGCTCGACGCCAAGGACGCCGGACCGGGCATCTCGTGCCATCGCGCCGACGCCATGCGCGACTATTGCGAGGCGCGCAAGAATATCGCGGCGGCCGCCGCGGCGGATCTGCCGTGCGTGCTGCCGTCGCTCTCTCCGTATGTGCGCGCCGATACACTGTTCCAGATCGAGGACGTCGCGCAAAAGCCGGGCAGATTTGCAGAGAGCGGGTTCGAGTTTGTCACGGTGCTTCCCGATGGCCCATACCGCATCGTTGACGGCATCACGGGGGCGCCCATGCGCATCGACGACCTCGACGCCTCGCGCCACGTGTTTTCGGGCGTGATGAGCCTCTGCGTCGGCGTGCTGTCGCCAAAGAGCGGCCACGTCTATTGCTCCAGGCGCATGGAGCGTCTCCGCGTCTACCCGCGCGCCTTTGTCTCGATGGCCGCGCGCGTCATGGCCTCGGCCGCCATCATCGCCGCCGACCACTTTGCCGACCGCGCGCCGGCCGCCCAAGCCCAGTGAGTCGTCGACCTCGCGGGGGGGCACGACTGCTCTGCCCCAAAGACAGAGCATTCTCTTGTCCGCTCTCTTTTTCTTGTCTTGCCGTCGGCGGGCTGGGCCTCTTTTTTCCCAAACCTGTGCCGCGTAACCAAGGGCGCCCATCAAAAAAATAGTCTTTTTTATACGCCGTTTCTACTTATTGTTTTTAAAATATGCCCCGCCAAAGGTTTTTCGCCATCTCAAGGTCGATCGTCTCTTTTTTTTTGGGCCGGCAAGTGGGCGCTGTAAAGACGGAGCCGCCAAGGCCGACGAGATCGGCCGGCGGACGCCGAGCGGACAGCCATCCGAGAAAAAAAAAGGCTTTGCCGCACTCTCGCGCTTCCGTCAAAAGAAAAAGGAAGAAAAAAAGAGAGAAACAAAAACTCGGTGCGCGTTCTCTATTATCTGCCGGCGCGGCCCTGGTCGGGTTGTTTGGTCGCTTGGACCGAAAGGTGCGCGCTCATGCACAGAGACAATCGATGCCGCGCGGGCGCGTCGTGGCAGAGACACTTTGTCGACGACGCCGTCTGCCGGCTCTATCTCTTGTGCCAGCGCGCCCGCGCAGGCGACGCCGATGCAACGGCTTTGCTGGCCCCTTATCTGGCGCCCTTTTCCATACAACAACCGCTGTCGGGACCATGGGGCAACACCGTCCTGCCTCATCCGGCGCGACTGGCGCGACACTATCGGCACTGCTGGACGGTCCCCATTGACGTGTATACAGACGCGGCGACTGAGCGGCCGCACGGTGCGTCTGTGCCAGCGACGGCCGACGACAACATCGATGATGACGCTGATGCCGGCGGCCACAAGCATGCCGACGACCTGGACGACCACGGGTGGACCTACCACGTAATGGTGGGTCACGGCGCCGCCGAAAACGACGTCGTCCTCTTTGGTCTCGACCGCGGCGGCAGTGTCCGCTACGAGACGGGCTACTATGTGATCCCGCACGGTCAAGACCCTGATCCGATCGGCGGCCGCTCAGCGGGCCAACGCCTCGGTTACGCTGGACGCCGGCGCGCACCGCGGGCGATCCGCGTTTATGCATCGGCACTGCCTCCGCTGCTTCAGGCCGTGGCGGCGGCGTCGTGCGTTGAGGCGCAGGCAACGCTGCGCGATCAGACACGGCCCGAGCCGCTTCTCTCCTTTTCGCGATCCGACGGGGACCACGACATGGACGAGGCGCACGCCACACAGCGACGACAACCCGCGGATGACGCGCCCAGCGGCGGCGGCGCAAACGTCTACTATGATCACAACGACTTGGGTATCCAATGGGGTGGGCGACGCGTTGGCGCCATGATGGGCGCTGCCTCGCTTCGATCAGGTATTGCGCCGCTGCGGCGCGTTGCAGACCTGCCGCCGGCGATCGTCGCCTATATAAACGACAACGAGCCCGATGCTGGCCGACTGTGGCTGGGCGGTCGCCCCGTGTCAGTGACATCTCTCGGTCGCCGTTCGATGGCCCTGGCGTTGCGCCTCTATGCCGGACACGCGGCGGGCCAGCGCGCGTCGTGCCTCTTTGATCGCCCTTTGGCGCTGACGGGGATGGCCGCCCGCGTGTGCGCCGCCGCCGCGGTACCGCTCGATCAACAACGTGCGCCCGCCGAGACGCTGGCCCTCGTGGGCGCCCATATTTGGCACCTGGTCTGTGCCGACGACCCCCTGCCGAGCGGACGCCTTCCTCGGGCGACGCGCTTGTTGGACGCCGCGCGCGCGCTCGGCGTGACCCCCACGACTGCCGAGTTGCGCCTGCCCGAACTGTTGTGCGCTACGCTGGCCGCGCCGGCCCTCTTGTGCGCCGAAATCTGGGCGCCCTCGCTCGCCACGGCAGAAAGAACATGCCCTTTGACGATGTGACGCCTCTGCTGTCCCCATGGAGAAATGGAAAAAAAAATCCTCCCTTTATTTGGCGGGCGGTCGGCCGTGCGGCGCTTGCCCCCCTCGGGCGCTTGGCGCGGCGCGTGCTCTCTTTTGGGGTCGGTGCGCCTGGCGCTTTTTTTCAAAAAAAGAAAACATCGTACGGAAAAATGCAATGTCGGTATGTCAGCGGCGAGTGCCTCTTTTTTGTTTGGAACAAGGGGCTACGTAAAAAAATACAAAAAGGAGGGTGGTCATGGCGCGTCGGCCACGGCGGCGGCCAGTCGCGCACAGATTCCTGCGCGCGGCGTGTCGGCCGCCTCGTGGACCAGCACCGCCAGCCGCGCAGAGAGTCGCGCGCCGACGGACGCGCCGCCCCCGTGGGCGAGATGCCGGCGACACAGCGCAAAGAGGCCGCTGTCGGCGACGGTGGCGGCGCCGGGAGACGCCGGCGACATGGAGGCACCCACGGTGACGGCCGTCGCCGGCGACGAGAGGGCGCGCGCGACGATGGCGATCACGCCGTTGCGCTCGATCCACTCCTCCCTGGGGCCGGGCGCCGGTCTCTGCGGATCGGCGCGGCCGCCCACCACTTCCCACATGCCGGCGATCTCATGCGAGGCCGCCACGGCGAGGCTCAGCCGACACACGTCGTTGTGGGTCTGCCACACGCGCAGCGGTCCGCCGGCACTGGCGCGCTCCACGAGATCGGTCGCCACCCTGCGGTTCCACTTGGCCTCGAATAGGGCCTGCTCTCGGATCGCGTTGTCGTCGGCGGCGTCGCCATTGTCGGCATGGGGATCATCTCGATTCTGCATGGCGTCGCGATCCGCAGCGTCCTCGCCGTCACTGTCCAACAGACTTTCGCTCTTGATCGGCCTATAGGTGCAGTCGCCATCGTCGCCGTTGCCCAATCTGCCATCGCGCAAGAGGCCGACGCCATCGTGTCTGCCGTGTCCGCTGTGCATGTTCACATCAAAGCGCCGGGGGTGGAGCGGCGCAGCGATCGGCGTGCGGTAGTCGGCGTCGCTGTCGTCGACGCAGCCGACGCTGGGACGACGATCGGGCGTCTGGTCCGCCCACAGCCTTTCGGCGGCCCAACGCAGAGCGGGCGGTGCGCGACGGCGTGTGCGCCGCCGCTGTGCGGGGTGATCCCCCTCGCGAGAGCCGTCATCGTCCTCCTCTTGCCCGCCATCCTCTGCGTCGGACGAGCCGATGGCACGCGAGCGCGGTCGCTTGCGCGCCGGCGTGCTCGACAGCGACGCGCTGGCCTCGGTCGCGCTGTCGCCGGCGTGGCAGTCATCTGTATCCATAGCGTCGCCGTCGCCATCAAGATCCGACGGCGCACGCACGGGCAGATGGTGATTGGCATCGCCGCTGACGACGACGCACGCCGACGGCAATTCCTCCGAGAGCGGATCTTCCTCGCCCAGGTGATACGCGGTCGGCAATGCGGGACCCGGCGACGTCGGGCAGCAAAACTGTGCCTTGTACCGGGCGGCCATCGACTCTGCAGCGTGGCCGGCGGGGCACACGACCGCGGCCACGGCGTCGATAAAGGCGGCGACGCGCGAGGCTTTGACGGCCGACGTCTTGGTGTACCGGGCGCGCTTTGGGGCGGCGGGCAAGAGACTGGGAAGCGACACGCGATCCAGCCGTCCCACGCGGCGACCGATGGCGGCCATGACGCGACGTATGGCCGTGCGCTCGTCCCGGTCGTGCGGCTGGACCGCCATGGCGCGCACAATGTCGATGGCCGACAGCCAGTTCCCGTCGAACGACCGCCGTACCCCCCGGCTCGCATGGGGCTCTGCCGTTGCAACGTCGGCCTCGGCTTGGTCGCGATCGGTCAATGTCGCAGTCGCAACGTCAGAGCCTGTATCGTCGACGTCGCGTTCGATCGTCGACGCGCGTCGCGCGTCGTCGCGTTGCACGCGCGACGGCGTACCGCGGCCTGCCGTACCGCGCACAACGGCAGCGAGCGGTCTCGCCGGATCGTGGTGCACGAGCGCATCGAGCACCTACAATTCCGACGCACACGCCACGGTCAGACCCAAACAAGCCGCACCACGCCACAGACCCGTGTAATAAAAAAAAGTGGGGAAAAAAAGAGGTGGATGGATTACAAAAAGAGAGACAAAGAGGGAGCGGACGAAACCTTGTCGACGGCAGAGAGCACGGTGCCGCGCGAATCGACGAGGTCGTGGGCGACGCTGGCAGCGGCGGAAGGCGCGCTCACGGCAAAGTGCAAGGCGGGCCGGGCGGGATATCTCTTGGCGTGGGCGGCGGCGATGCGCTTGTGGAGGAGCGCCACGGTGGCGTCCTTGGGGATGCCCTTGACCGAGACCAGCGCGGGCCGTGCCGCCACGCCGCTGCCGTCGACCTGGACGGTATATTCGAGCGTGCCAAAGGCTGGTTTCATGCCGCCGTCGGTCGGTTTTTTGCCGGGTCCTCTTTTCTATTTCTATTCCTATTCCTATTCTTTCAGACAGCGATGAATGCGCCAATGTCGGGTCCTTTTTTCTTGTTGGTCCTTTTTGATCTTGTCTATTTTTTGTGGTTCTCGACCTTTTTGGCTTGCGCGTGCGGCCAAAAGCAAAAACTGTCGTCTGTGCCGGCTCTGAGCGGCGTCGGGCCTCTCGGTTTTTCTATTGCCTGCGTCATTGTCGTCACAAAAAAGACAGCCAATGAGGTCAGACACACGTCGACATATCCATTTATAGATAACCCCCTTTTTTTATTCTTTTTTGTTCATATTCCGTGACCGTTTGGTATTTCGCGGCACGGGCCTTTTCGTCGCGTGCGCCGGTCCACCTTTTTTCGTCTTGCGCAAGAATCGGCGCCGTGGCCCGTGCAGCAGGGAAAAAGACGCAAGGGCCGTCTTCTTTGAACCTGGCGCCAGATTCGCTCCCCCTTGCTCGCGCTTGACCCCTTTTTTTTCTTGTTGCGATCATCTTGGGTCGCCTTTCTTTGCGTCTTTCTCGAAAAAAAAGGCCACATAGAAAAAGAGAGTGCGACCACAACAACAGAAAGAGGACCCTTTTTTTGTGAGGCCTTTTCTGTCTTGGTCGGGCGCGACGGCCCAGCCTGCCTGCAGCCGAGGCGACAACCCTCCCCATAAAAAAAAGGGACAGAGGACGCGCGGGGCAAGAGCACTCGGCCTCTTTATTTCGCCGTCCCTTTTTTCGGTTTTTTTTCTCGCGATCACACTCTTTTCTGTGGCGCGCGTCCTCATCTGCGCGACACGCGAAAGCGGCTCTTTTTTTCTTTCGGGAATTCTTTGTCGGCCATGTTTGGAAAAAAAAAGAAAAAGGCTTTTCCCATACGGCGGACGCGTTGGTTTGGAAAAAGGAAAAAGTCGACCCTTTTTTCGCCATTGGCGCGGGTGCGCATGTCGACAGTGCAGGCGGGCACGATAAAGCGACGCGGCAGCGCGCTCTATCCCTTGGCATACACTGCGTCTCGACCGACCGACGGTTTGTTTTTTCTCTCTGGTCGCTTGCCTGCTGTCGCGAAAAGACCGCATCCCATCAACCTTTTTTTTAGCGACAACGACGGCCCCGATGACCACCATCGAGATGGACACTGGTGCGATCGTGACAACAACGACATTGGCAACATCAACAGCGGCAGCGACGGCGATGGCCTCGACGGGCAACCTGATCCGATCGGCAGCGGCGGCGGCGTCTGCGCCCATTGCATTGTGCGGCATCGCGGCCGCGTCCTCGGCATGGATACGTACGCGGCGACATGACCATGGCGACGGCGTGGGACGCGCCCTACGTGTCACGTCCCACGCCGCGTGTGCCGTCGTGGGGTTTGGCGCAGCGATGGCGCTGTGCCGAGAACGATCGACGTCGATGCTCGCCTGCGCGGCGGCTTCGATCGCCGTCGAGGAGGCCACCGCAACGTTGCTGACGCACGGGCCGCTCGGCGTGCTCGGCTGCCTCGTGGCCATTTTGGGGCGCGTCGCTGCGTCGATCTCGGCCGCTGCCGTCGTCTGGTGCGTGTGGAACCTGTGCTTTGTCGGTCCGGCGTCCATCATCTCGCCGCCGCTCCTCGCGCTCCGGGCGTCCCACGGCACGCTCGTGTGGGTCGTGGCGGTCGCGCCGGCCGTCTACCCCTTTGCGACCCTATGCTACCGCGGCCTACGCGCCCTCGCCGCCGTGGCGTCGTGACGGCCCTCTCTTTCTGTTGTGGCGCGCCTCTCTTTTGTTGCCTTTGCCCCGGCTCTGTTTTGTCTGCATAAACCGATTTTGTCTTTTCGAAATCCAATCTGCCGCCTTGCCTGCAGATGCCCTTTTCCCACCCCCGACCCCGCCATTGTCGCGTGACACCCCATCCTTTTTTGTTGTGTTTGTCCTTTTTACAATCGGCCTTTTGGTTCTTGTTTTGGGCGTCAGGCTTTTTCCTTGTTTGGTGTGAAAAAGGGGGCCGTTGCGTTGGCGACGTGAGCCCCCGCCGCCAGAGCCGATGGATTCGTCCTTGGGCTGCGCCCTGTTCTTTGTTGCCATTGTGGTTAAAGGAATAGTTTCTTCATCCTATGCCAATTGTGAGGCAACAGCAAGCCACCTTTTTTTTTTAAAAAAAAAAGGTCATGGCGTTGATGGCGCAGAGGGTCCTTGGCGCCCTGTCGTCGCTGTTACAAGCACGAGGGCGGCGTAAACGGGCGTCGCTAGTGTGTCGCGTTGTAAAGTAGGGCGTCGACGAGGCCCCGACATTCGGCTCCGTAGGGCACGTCACTGCCGGCGACGGCGGCTCGGGCGAGGCGCACGGCGAGACGTGCCATCAGGTCGCGGTCGCGTGGGGGCTCCTCGGGCGTGCGGGCCACACACTGTCGCGCCGTCTCCGAGAGCCACATGTTGCCAAAGGCCAGCGCGTCGGCGCCCTGGGCAAAGCAAAACGCGGCGGGCGGCGGTTCGCAGTCGAGGCCGGGCGCGACGGCGACGACTCCCGCCGGCGACGCCATCCACGCTCGCGCTCGCTCGACCATCGCGGCGCGATCGATCCACAGCGGACCCGTTTCGACGACCGCGTCCCTGCCGCCGCTGTCGGGCGGCTCGGTGGAACCTGCCACGATGCGCCATGGCCGCCGAGGGTGTGTGCCCGGACGTGCGGCAAACACGAGGCGCCACATGCCGCCTCGGCACTCCCACACGCAGAGAGGCCGGTCGATATGCGCCCTGTCGGCCAGACGGTCGAGGACGGCCGCGTCGTGCGCGCGTTCGCTCTCGGCGTCGAGTTGGAGAGCGTGCGCGTCGTCGGCTCTGTCGTTGGCAATGTCCATGGAATGCGCTCCGCGTGCGACGGCGGCCTCTGCCGTCGCGGTCGCATCTGTCGACGCGGCACGGGCATTGTCTTGGACGTCGCGGTCGCGGATAGGATGGCGCTCGGCGGGATCGTCCATGTCGACGGGCTCTGCTTTGACCGGTTCCAACTTGACCGGTTCCAATTTGACGGCGCACAGGGGCGGGCCGTGGTGCGCATGGGGAGACTCGGGAGCGGGTCGTCGCTGGTTATTGCGCGCGCGTTGGACGCGCTCGACGAGGGCGGCAAAGCCGGGCGTCTCGCAGTAACACACGAGGCGTCGGGAGTAGGGCGATCCGCTGATGACGTTGGCGGCGGCCAAGAGAAAGTCGGCCAGGTCGTTGGCCTGCACGACCGACGACGGCGTGCGGTCGCCGGAAAAGGGTTCCCTCGCAAATACCCAGCCGCGGCGCGTGAGCGTGCGCAGGATGGTCGTCGAGAGTTCGCGCCCATGCTGGCCGCGCGTGCCGGACGCATTGCGCACCAGGTCGAGCGCCGAGACGGCCTCGCCGTCGTCGGTGATGCGCGGCGGCACCTCGCCGGGAAAGGGTTGGCCGCGTGCGGGCTGCGGCGACCGGCCGTCGCGCGCGCGCTCGGCCCATGGCGCGGGCGGGTCGGTCGAGTCGCGCCGCGACCCCGTGCGGACGAGACCCTGAAACCAATCGCCGTCGTCGCGCGCATCGTTGTTGCGCTCCCGTGCCGGTGGGTGCCGATCCCGGTCGCGGCCATCGTCTCTTCCGTGGTGATGGTGATGAAAGTAGCGTTGCCCGTGTCCGTGTGTGTACATGCCCCCGTTCGGGTTGATCTTTTTGCTTTGGTCGTCCGAGTCTCTCTCTCTCTCTCTTGCCTTTTTTCCCTATTTTTTTTAATTTCTTTCCTTCTGGCGGCGTGGGCGGGTCCAAAGAGGATGGAGAGGCGGCTGTCTGGCTCTTTTTCTTTTGTCTTGTCTTGCCGTACGGGCAGCCCCCTTTGGCCTCGAATGGCGAGAGGATTCGGGAAATCGGTGGAGGCAGACAGAGAGGAGGCGGCGAGCAAAGGGGGTAAAGCCAAAACGGATCCTTGCGTGCGCAAAACTGGCACCCGTCGTTGGCCTCTTGTTTGCGCCGCCATAGTGCCCGACGGCCGTTGCCATCGCCCGACCCTGACGGGATTGGTTGATTTTTCTCCTCGCCTTTTAGGGTCGCGCTGTAAATGGTCAGCACGGCGGTGCCGCGTGTGCCTCTCTTTTTTTCCCACCTCACCGACAGGCGACAGGGCGTGCTGATGGCGTTGTCGGTGGCCTTGTCGTCGAGACCGTCGAAGCAGCGGCGGCTCTCGCGCCAATGCCCACACGATCCAAACACGGCGCCGACGATCCAGCCAAAGGCTTTTGGCGCGTCGGATGGTTGCGTATGTGTGCTCTTTTTTGCTCCCGCCTTTTTTCTTTTTTTGATGGTCTTGGTGTGCGGCGTTGGATCCCTTCCTTTTTTGTGCAGCAGCAGAGACGCGATCGTAAAAGAAAAGAAGAAAAAAACGATGACTCGTGTTCGTTTTTCAACAAAAAGAACGAGGGAAAAAGATAAAACAAGGAAAAAAGAGTGATCACGTGTCGACGGCGCATGGGTGTGGCCACGCGCCGAGGTGGAGGGCGAGCGCGTCCGACACCTCGGGCATGCTCGCGGCGCCTAGCCACCCGGCGACGACCGGCCGACCGTCCGGCAGAGGGCCGAACGCGGCCGGTCGGTGGGGCTTTGGCCGGCGGCCCTTGGCGTGCTCGCGCATGGCGACCATGTAGGCGGCCATGCGCGCGCCCCACATGCCCTCGTCATAGTCGCCTTTGGCCATGACGGTCTCGGCCTCGGCGCCGATCTGGCGCGCCCACGCCGCCGCCTCGTCCACCGGCCACGCAACACGCCGCCACCCGAGGGCGCCCAGGGGTTTGGCGCCGGTGCCCACTGCGGCCGGTCCCGCGACGCCTTGGCCAGGACGGTCGGCCACGACCGTCAAGGTGAGGCGCCGATCGACAAAGGACTCGTCTGGGCCGGGACAGTCGGCCACGACCGTGAGGGTGAGGCGCCGGTCGACAAAGGGCCAGCCGCGCGCGCGCACGTCGTCGCGCACGCCCTCGATCTGGAGGACGACCACGGCGGTGGCGTCCGCGGGCAGGCCGGACGCCGCCGCGGCGCACGCGGCATCCTTCATGAGATGCGCGCGCGGCACGTAGGGTGTGTCGGGCGCGATCACCGTCTCGAACCGCGCCGCCCACACCGGCCTTTCGTGGTTCTCCTGTGTTCCCGTGGTGTGTTTCATGCCGAGGAGAGTAGGTTGCCTTTTGTCGCTGGTGCTCTCGCCGTCGGCCGAAAAAAAGCATCGGCATAGTTTTTTATTTCTCACACTAAAAGACAAAAACACGCGCCGAGGCCAGAGACAGAGCAAAAAGGAGGGACATGCGAGGGTGTCCGTTTGCGTCGTCTGCCCTGGGCGTGCTTTTGTCGGCCCTTTCGGGTGGATCTCTCTTCCCTCTTTTGCCTGGGTTGTCTCTTTGCGGCGCGTAGCCTCGCCGCCCGAGGCCACCAAAAAAGAAAGAAAGAGCCAGGGTGCCCACGACCCGCCAGCCCCTTTGTGGCCCAACATACATGAAGCGATGAAAAAAAAAAAGAAAAACCCAAGAGAAACACGATTTTTTAGAGGCCACGCAACAAGGCATACCAAGAGGGAAAAAAAGGAGCGTGGCGAGAGAGAGAGAGAGAGAGACGCCAGAGCCGGGCCATGGGCGCGCGCGCAGCAAGAGCGGGCACCAGTGGCGACCACGAGGCCAAGGCCCAGGCCGCCGCGTGCTCGGACGGACGTGTCTAGCGGCGCCTCGACTTGGCGGCCTGGGCCTTGGCCGCCAGCAGGGCCATCTTGCGCTTGCGGCTGCTCCTGTCGTCTTCTTGCGCGTCCTCCTCTTGTTCCCCGTCGTCGTCATTTTCCTCCTCCTCGCCGAGGTCCTCTCCTTCTTCCTCCTCGTCTTCGTCCTCCTCCTCCTGCGGGCTCTCGTCCTCTTCACCATCATCGTCGTCCTCGACCTCGTCGTCGATAAAGTCGCGGGCCGACATGCGGCGCGGCTTGGCGGGCGGGGCCTTGGCCGTGCGCGCGCGCTTGGCCGCCGGGCGCGGTGAGGTCACCGTCGACGACGAGGCCGACGACGAGGCCGAGGGCGAGCCCTTGGCGGCCGCGCGCGCCGAGGCCTTGCGGCGGGCATTGTCCGGCAGGGCGGCAATCTCGGCCACCTCGGGTCCGACGGCCGCCGCGGCCAGGGCCGGATGCGAGAGGGCCACGGTGCGCACGTGGCGCGAGGGCATCGACGCCATCTGCGGGCGGATCGGGCAGCCGCGCGCGTCGACCGGCGGCGCAAACTGCTCGTGGAACCGGCGCGCCGTGTCGTGAAAGAAGCGCGCCATGCGGATGCGCTCCACCACGAGCGAGGCGTTGGCGCGCGCCTCGGCCTCGGCCAACTCGTCGGGGTCGGTGGGCACGCCGCGTCCGACGCGCGCCGCCCGCCCGCCCGCGATGGTCTCCTTGTAGAGGCACGCCATGTGGTAGTGGATAAAGCCCCACGCGCGCACCCACATGCTGGCCTGCGTGATGCCGGCCGTCTTGGCGCGGGCGCGATCGGCGCGCGTGGGTCCGGCGGCCTCCATGGCCTCGCGCTGCGCCGCGTCGAGCCGGCGCCAGTGCTCCTCGGCGGCGGCCAGCACGCGGCCGGCCTCGTCGACCAGCGCGCCGCGGCGCTCGGCGCTCATCGCCCACGGCTCGTCGGGCAGCGGTTCGATGACGCGCGCGTCCTCGGCGGCGTCGGCGCGCCCCCTGCCGGCGCGTCTGGTCTCGGCGGCGAGGCGTGCCTTGGTCTCGGCGGCGAGACGCGCCTCGGCGTCGGCCTTGGCCTTGGCCATCTGCTGCAACTCGCGCCTCAGCGCCGCCAACTCGTCGTCGGCTCCCGCGGCCGTGGTCGCCGGGATAGCCCTGGTGGCTTGGGTGGTGTCGGCATCCTGTGCGGCAGAGGTGCGCTCCGGTTTGGCATCGGCGCCCTTGTTCAGAGTGCTGTTGTCGTCGTCGGCGTCGTCAGCATCAACGTCGTCGTCGTCGTCGGCAATCCTTCGCTTGCGCTTGCGCGAATCGCCCTGCGGCTCGGCGCCGGGCGTGTGCAGCGCCGGTGGCGACGGCGACAGCAGATCGCTGGCCTTTGGATCGACGAGGTCTGCCTCGGTGGAGGGGTTGGCGATGGTGCTCATGACGGCGGCAGTGGGATGGATCCGCGAAAGACGGCTTGGAACGGGGGACAGCACAAACAGGTGCCCAAGTGGTGCTGTTGTTGTTGTTGGTGTTGTGTGTCTGTGTCGATGACGAGGGCAAAGGTGTGCACGAGACCGCGTCGGCTGGCAAGGATCGAGTCGGGGGACCCGGTGCGTCCATGGGTCCTTTTTGTGCGCGCGGGCGCACGCGCGGGCACACGCGCGCACGCGCGCACGCACGCACGCAGCCATCGACGACCCTCTGGCGGACCAATGGCGCGCGAGCGTACGGCGCGGCTCTCGTCCGCAGCGACGTCCAAACGGGACAAGAGAAAGGCCCGCCGCAGACGGTCGACAGCGTCTGCCTTTTTGGCCGTTGCCGCTCGTCGACAATGGCCAATGTCGGCGTTTTTGCTCGGAGGTTGCCTTTTTCCGTTATTTAAAAAAACGGGTGCTTTTGATTCGTCGCGATAAAATAGCACGGACAATGCGATTGGTCAGCGCAAGCATGAAAACCGGCGGTCATCAACGGCGTGGATATGTACGACGCGACAAGTCCTTGCACACGCCACCACTCCCTGCTTGGAACGCCGCCGAGACGGAAAGACCGACAACGTGAGAGACCTCTCCCAGCCCCCTACTGTCCACCGAAAGATCCTCGTTGTTCGTCGCGCACGACTGTCAAACAGCCTTGCGAAAGAAAACAGAAAAAAAAGACCATTGAGACCGGGACGACGATGCACCAAGCCCAACGCCGCCGCACGATGCACACAGAGGACGCGGACGTCGTCGCGACGCGCCGCGACCGCCGCCACCGAAGCCTTTCGCCCGATCGTGGCTTTCCGGACCACGTCGCGCCGGCACACCGACGCGAGCGCTCGCCCGAGCGCCGACAGCGCTGCGATCCGCCGTCGGCTCGTCATCGTCGCTCGCCCGCGCCCAGCAGGTCGCCCTCGCCCGCGCGCGGCTCGACCGACGAACGCCGATGCGCCAAGCGTCCCCGTTACGCCGAACGCGATCTGTCATCTCCTGCTAGGCGCCGTGTCGAGCAGGACGACGATCCTATACACGTGCCCCGCGACGACGCCAACGACGACGCGTCAGACAGTGAAGAAGGCGCCAGAGACAGCCACTCAGAGGACGACGTCGATGGCGACGCCCATGCCGTTGGGGATGGCGGCACCCGTCGCGCGGCCATCGTCATTGCTAGCGAGGCCCACAGTGTGGACGCGCGCGTCCGTGCGCTCGCCGGTTACACGGTGGCCGCGCCGCGCAGGCGTCTCACAGGCAATGCACGCACACGACTGCGTCGCCAGCAACGCGAGAAGCGCGCCGTCTTGCAGGCCCTTGCGATCATCAAGGCCGAGCGGGGCTCGGTGGATCGGACGGGCAACGCCGACGCCATCGTGAATAGTGGCGAGCGCTCCAACAAGAGGCGCAACTTGGACCGCGACGCTGTCGCCGTGCCGTGTCGCCACCGAGAGGAACCGTCACCGCCCCCGCGCGGTCGCAACAGGGACCGTCCCGAGAGGCCGACCGACGACGCCGAGAGCCGACGCCACGCCGATCCGAGCCGATCGTCGAACCGAATCACGCACCGCGAGCGCGTGTCGCTGACGGACGCCGTCTCTCGCCTTGACGCCTATCACGAGGTCTGCCGCCGCGCGTTCAAGGACCGCGTGCCGCCGCCGCTGCCGCCTCCCGAGCACTATTTCAACCTCGTCCACGAGGCGGTGCAGGCCTATCTGGCTTTGGGTGGCGGCGACGCCGACGACCACACGCGGTAGAGCGCGGGGCGATCCGCAGGGCAGTCGCCGCTCGACTTTTTCCCGTCATCCGTTACGCCCTTTTCTTCTTTTTTCTTCTTGTACTGTTTGCTTGGGTCTCGGGTCTTGTAATACAATCGTCTCCATGTCTTTTTCGAGTAAGAAAAAGACAAACATATCATTCTTGGAGCGCAGCCGCACCGGCCTTTGGGTGGTCTCTGCATAAACAACTTGCAGAGGGGGGGGGGGCATCCCCGACTGTGAGAAGCGGGCATCGATGGCGGCAAAAGGGCGGGGCGCGCGCCAGATGCCTTGGGCGAGGCCGGGTAGAGTGCAGTGCGGCGCCTCTGTGATCGCAAAGGGCGATCGCAGAGGCCACATCTCCCCGTGCACACCCGAGCGCCTCTGTGAAAAAAAAAAGAAAAAGAAAAAGATTGACGAAATAGGTTGTTGTTTGTGCTTTCGCTTTTGTTTTTTTGTTTTTTATTCTGTCCTTCTGCGACGCGAAATGGCGTGCTTTGCATTGGGAAAAAAGAGGCCGGGAGGGCAAGCCAAAGACCTGCCGCGACGGAAGGGCCACGGCTGTTTTTTTTTCTCGCCCGTCTCTCGCGACGGTCGCGCTCCCGCAGACCGCCGTGACGGGCGCCTTTTCGCCCTGCTCGCTCATTGGTTGAGCCCTCATCAAAAAACGCAGCGGAATGGAAAAAAAAGGAGGAAAAAAGAGGGAGCGAAAGGGGCTCGTGGAGTCGTTCACTTTTTTCCTTCTTTTTTTTCTTTCCTGAACAAAGGAAAAAAGAAAGGCGACCAGACCGTACGGCACCGCTCGACACTCGGCTGCGCCTTTTGCTCGTCGACCCCCCCCCCATTTGGCTATTTTTTCTTCTCTGCGCACTTTGTCGGTCCCTCTTTTGTTTTGTGGCCGACACCATGCCAAGGGAACCCAACCGACCGCAACCCGTCGACTCGGCGCCGGCCTTGGTCGCAGCGCGGCAGCGACGCCGCCGCGCCGGCGCCGACCCTCGACGCTTCCGTGTGGGCGCCGCGCCCGTGCGCGAGTCGGATCTGCGCGCGGGTCCCCTGGCGGCGCGTCGCGCGGCCTTTGTCGCCTCTGGGACCTGTCTGCCGGCGGCTGCCGCCGACGAGGGCGCCGACGGCGACCCGCGCGATTGCGACCTCTACAGGCGCCACCACCATCGTCGACGGGATGACCGCTGGAATGACCGCGCCGACGACGACTTGCTGGCGCAACTTTGCGAGACGGCCAGAGACGACGAATCGACGGCCGAGCCCATCGACAGCGACGACGACGTCGAGGCCTCGGCCGAGGCCTGGCGTCTGGCGCGCGCCCGACGTTGGCGTCGGCCCGCGCGCCGCCCGCTCGCGTTTGCCCTCGTGGTCCCTTTTAATCGCGAGCGCGCGTGGTGCACCGACCGCGCGCCCGCCGCCAGCGACGACAGTCAGTGAAAAAAAAAGAAGAAGAGGAAAAAACAACAGCACATGCCGATTAAAAAGAGAAGAAACTACAAAACAAAAAAACAGAGGGAAAAGAGTGGCGGAGGGCGTTGGCAAAAAAAAAAGACACGACGCGCTGACCGGCGCCGCGCCACAGGCAGTGACGCTCCGCTGCCGGCCCCGTTTTCGAGCAGAGCGGCCGGGCTGCGCCAGGCCCGCGGTCGCCGTCCTCTTCGATCGCGCGTGGGACCGCGCGGTGCTCTCGGCCGTCGTTGCCCTTTTGTCGCACGTGAGTTACAGCCGCGGCCCGGCCGGTCGGCAGGGGCCATTGACGCAGCATGCTTTGCGAAAGGGGCGATGGGCGCAAGGGACGCGCCGGCAAGAGGACACGGTCGGCACAAAGAGAAGGAGGCCCCCGCGGGCCGAGCGCGGGGGCCATCGCCAGGGCGCACGGGGGGCATGCGATGTGCTTCCGGTTGGCGGCAGAGCGGCGCTTGATCGACGCGGCGCGGCGAGCCGCGTGCCCCCAAGGAGTAAAGCGCATTCATCGCCGTCGCCGCTGCTGCCGTCGCACTTGCGAAAGCCGACCCGGTAAAAAACCAGCGCCACACCAAGAGAAAAAAAAAGGCAAGACCAGCAGGGACAAGGACGACAGCCGCTGCCGCCACGCTTTCACGTCATGGCCGACCCACGCCTCCGCTACCCTTATCGCCACGGCGCCGAGCCCGAGGGCTTTGTCGGCGCTGACGCCGTGTGGCGCGGCACCGCGCCGCCGCCCACGCGCAACCTCGCCCGCGCCCCCGGCGGCGTCGGCCTCGCCTGGCAGCAACCTCAGCAGCCTCAGCAGCAGCAGCAACCCATGTACCAGCGACCGGCGGCCTTTGACGCTCCACCTGTGCTGGGCTACGGAGACGCCGCCGCCTACAGAGGCGCCAGCGTTGACGACGAGGGCGGCGACGATGACGAGATCGGCGGCATGTCGGGCAGCGACGGCGCCTATTCGGACGGCGAAGGCGGTTATTCCGACGACGACGGCGACGACGGCGCCTACTCGCCGCCCGCCAGCCCGGCCTGGGGCGGCGGCTACGTGGCGCCGACGCGTGCTTGGTGGTGAGCCCGCCCCTGAGAGAGGCACCCGGATTCCCTCTCCTTTTCTCTCTCTATCTCTCTGCCTCGGACAGAGAAAGAAAATGTGCCGTCGTCCACTGTGCGACAGAGCGAGGCATTATGCCACAAACAACAGGAAATGCGTTGTCCCGACCCTGGCGGCACGACAGGGCATGCACGCGCAAAAGTAAAAGAAAAAAAGAATCGAGAGGGCCGCTGGCGGGTGCCTCTGTGCGCCTCTCTCTCTCTCTCTCTCTCTCTCTTCCTCTTTGTTGTGTCCTTCCGCGGTCACCAAAAAAGAGAGAAAAATTAAATAAACCATTGCGACTCTTTTTTCTTATGTATTGCTTTTTATTTTTCCTCTTGTGGGGTGAGCGGATCGGAAAAAAGAGGCGTGCATTTTTTTTCCTCGGTGCCTCGCCTTGTTCTCTCTACTGCTGGAGCAGGGCGGGGTGGATGGGCGTCGAGAGCATCTCCACCCACGAATGGTCCTCGTCGGTCGGACCCCGACAGGCCGCGCCGTGAATCGCGCTCCCATGGTGCGCCTGGGGGGCCGACGCGTCCCCGGATATGGGGCCTTGCGCGTGCTGGTGGACCCAAGGGCGCGGATGCGGTCGCTGGGCCGGTTGTTGTGGCTGTTGTGGCTGTCCCATGAGCATTGCGGCGTCTGACAAGCGCGCGAGGGCGAGGGCGTCAGACGGGCGGGCGCCGACGCCGACGGCCGCGTCGGCCAGGCGACAAAAGGCTCCATGGGTGCGATCGAGGCGGCGCCACACGTCGGCCGGCAGCCAGCCGCGGATGGCCGCCACCATGTCGGGGCCGATCCACGGCACGGCCTCGATGTGGCGCATGGCCTCGGCCACCAGGCGCTGGCGCTTGGCGACGTGAAAGCGTTCGAGGTTGGCGCGTCCGGCAAGCGCGCGCGCCAAAGGCAACGGCATCGACGACGTGCGCGACAAAGAGGGTGACAAAGACGACGAGGAGGATGACGATGATGACGATAGAGGTGCGCCCGACAATGCCTTGGGATCGACAAAGCCGGCGTCGCGCAGGTCGCCCAGGTCGGCCATCGAGGGCGGGCACGCCGGCCACTTGCGCGCCCACAGTGGGTCGTTGCGCGTGTGGGCCTCGCAGCGTTGCGAGGCGCGCTCGTGTCGCGACCAGTCGGCCGTGTGGCGCCATGGCCCGTGCTCGGGCGCCTCGTGCCAATAGGCGCGCGCGCTCTCGCGCTGCGTCCACCAGGCCTGCACCTCGGCCCGCTCGGCGCCCGCCGGCGCCTGCTCGCCCTCGGCGACGCCGGGCGCCGGCGGACACGCGTGCAACTCGGCCGGCGGCGGATCAAAGTCGGCCGACAGCGCGCTGTAGGGCGCCGCCGAGATGCCCGAGTCGACGCGCGGCCCTAGAGACGAATCGTCGCAGGCGTCCTGGATGGCCCTGCGTTGCGCGCGCGACGTCGGCGTCACGCGCTCGCACAGATAGCACCACATGGTGCCGCACGCGCACGTGTCCACCGTCGTCGCATAGACGCCGGCCAGACGACGAGCGTGCGCGTCCATGGCCGCGAGGTCGCCTGCCGCGCGCGCCCGCGTGAGAGCCTCGGCGGCCGCGGCGGCCGTGTGCGCCCGTGCCTCGGCCAGGTTGACACGACGCTGACAGGTCGGGCACCGCTGGCTCGACCCGTTGCGGTCGGCGCGCAAGAGACACTCGGCGATGCGCGCCGCAATGGCGCGCCGCACGCCGGCACCGCCGGCCGTGTCGAGCAGGATCTGGAGAAGCGTGCGCGCGCCCTGCGCTTCCGAGACGCCGGCCGGTTCGGGTCGCGCCGGCCGGTTCGGATCAGACGCGGCGGCCGCCGTGGCCGGATCGCGCAGAAAGCGGCCCAGAAAGTGCACGTCGTCGCCGTCAAACCACGGCGCGTGCCGATAGTCGTAACAGCCGTGCGTGTGCCGGTCCACGGTCGCAGCGTCGCAGCCGTCCAGGCCCTGGCGACAGCCCGAACAGTGGAGGCGCCTGCAGCCCGTGCACGGGATGCACACGACGCCAAAGACGGTCATGCGGTCGACGTGCGTGGACACGACGCAGTGCTCATAGGGGCACGGCGACACCCAGTAGTGCGGGTTGGTGGCGGCGGCGTGCCGGCGATACTCGACCTCGGCCGCGGCCATGAGGCGCGCGAGGCCCCTCTGTCGCGTGAGCCTGAGAGCGCGTCGCGCGACCGAATCCATCGCGCGCGCCGCATCGTGCTCATTGTCGAGTTCGGCCTCGAGTTCGGCCTCGTCGCGGTTGTAGAGGTCGGGATCGTCGCCGTCGTCGGGCGTCGCGCCAATGTGCTCGTCCTGCGCGCACTGCATCTCGGCCATGCCGAGCGTGACGCGGAGGGCATAGCGCACGTCGGCCGGAGGGCAGCGCTCGACGAGAGCCCGCGCAAAGCGCGGCCCGAGCACAAACGGACAGCGCGCGACAGAGGCCACCGAGGCCGCCGCCGGGTCGATGGCGGCGACGGTGGCGCCCGGCGGCAGCGCGCACATACCCACCGACGGCGGCGCCTCGATCCACACACGCACGCTGCCGGGACAGCGCACGGGCCAGCGACCGGCGAGTTGCGCGTCGGCGGCGGCGCGCGCCGCTTCCGAATAGTCGTGGTCGTCCATGCCGGCGACGGGCGTGTCAAGGTCGAGGTGGGCCAAAAGGCACTGCGCGCAATAGGCGTGATGTTCGCCGTGGAGCGGGCACACAAAGCCCTCGACGTGCATGCCCTCGGCGGCGCGCGCCAATCGATCCTCGGCGTCGGGGGCGTCTTCGAGGTCGGCCGCCGCGGCGGGACCCGACCGCGCGCCCGTGCATCCGATGAGCGCATTCTGCGCCAGGCACGAAAAGGCCCGGCCACAGCCGGGACTCACGCACGTGTACATGCGCTCCTCGGCGAGCGGCTCCAGCGTGCGCCGAAAGCACAGCGCCGCCGGGAGCGACGCATTGTCGGCCGACAGCAGGCGCACGCCGACGGCGTCGACCGCGTGGCGTCCGTCGACGTCGCGCTCCACGGCGTCGAGCCTCGTGCGCACCACGCGCTCCACGCACTCTTCGCGCACGAGTGCATCGGGCGCCTCGCGCGCAAACCTCTTGACCATGATCGGTCGGCGTCGCTGGCCGTTGGCGCGGCCGGGCGGACGACCGCGCGGGCGCCGCGGGACACTGGGTGCCGCCGGTCCGCAATGGCGCTTGGCCTGCGGTTCGTCTTCGCCGTCGGGGCGGCTGCGTGCGGGCTTTGCGCCGCCGCCGGCGGTGGTGGTGGCGCCGTGCTGACGGGCAGGGTCCGAGGGTCTCGCGACGTCCGGCGTCGTCGCGACGGTCTCGCCGGCACCCACCATGGATAGGCGCCGCGAGCCCATGGCGTTCAGAAACGGCAAGAGGATGTCGTTGAGGTCGACATCGAGATCGGCCTCGCAGTCAAAGTCGTCATTGTCGTCGTCATCGTCGTCATTGTGAGCGTCGGCACGGTCGCCGGCGCCGGCTTCCTGTGTGGCGTCGACGGCGCAAAAGCCAAGCGGCGCAGCATAGGTGCGGGGCTCGGCCGGCGCCGCTTCGGGTGCAGACGGCTGTTGTGCCGCAGGTTCACTGTCCATGGCGTCGACGGCATCGTCGCGGCCATCCACGACGACGGCGGCGGCGGTGCTATTGGCACCGGCCTCTGTGGCCCCGTTTTCGTTGCCGTCGATGGCGGCGGGTAGGTTGGGGACGTCAGTGCTGTTGAGCGTGTTGGTGGGGTTGATGGCGGCGGCGGCGGCGGTCTGGTCTTGTTCCATGGCCAGCGAGCAGTCGATAGCAGCGCGTCCCGGACAAAGCACCGAGATTAAAAAAAAGAAAGAAAGAGAGAGGGCGCCGACCGGGGAAGACGCAAAGGAAAAAAGCAGGCGGAAGCGACCGAGGCGGAAGGAGACGGTGTAGGCAAAGGGATGAAAAAGCAAGGAGCCGCCTCCTTTTTTTTATTTGAAAACCCCAACCAATGGCACGCACATGCACCACACGCCATTGGCGGTTGCTTTGTTTTGCATAATAGGTAATTTTCAACCGGCGAATGAGGGACAAAATGATGACGACAAAAAACGAAAAAGGAAAAGGGGGAAACAAAAAGGCCTGCCGCACAATTTTGTGTGTTTTATTTGGTCGTCCTTTTTTTTTCTTTGTTGGCCTTGGCCTGTATTTTCCGCTCTCTTCCCCTTCCGCCTGTCCTCTGAGGACCGCCGGCCGCTTCCCCTTTCGCTTGCGCTCGGCACCGACAGAGACGACGAAAAACCGACAGAAAGACAAACAAAGAAATAGAGAAAAAGAAACAACGAAAGAAATAGAGAGAAAGAAAAGAAGCACACAAGGCGATGCTCTGCGGTGCCGACGCGATCGAGGTCCTGGCGGGCCGGGACGCCTTTTGGCGTGTGGCCGACGACCCGCGCGGCGACATGATTGCCCTCGCTGTGCTGGCGGCGGCATTTGTCTCGGTCCTCGCCACGATCGTCTGCGCGCTGCGTGCATGCAGTCTCGTCCGCGGTGCCTGCTCGACGCGACGGCGGCGACGACCGCTGCACCCTGTGACGTCGGCTGTGACGGCACCGCCGCCATTGCCACTATCGCCACCGCAGCAACAACAACAGCCACCGTGTCTGCCCACGCGCCCAGATGAGAGCCTCTTGTTGCCGCCGCCGCCGCCGTCGCACGCTCACCAACAACAACGCCGCCAAGTCCGCGTCCCGTGGGAAATCAAGTGGGCCTCGGCCATCGCCGATGAAAAGGGCGCGGCCCTTGCGCGCATCGAGGCGCGCAAGGTTGCCCGACGCGACGCCGCCGCGTCCCGCGAAAGGCCCCTGCCACGAAGCGTCCTTTTGTCCCTCAACCGCACCTCGGCGCACATTGCCGCCCTCCCCGGTCCCCACTGAGCCCCGACGAATACTTTTCTTTTCCCTTTGTACAAAATTGTGCTTTTTCCTTAAATGAAAAGATGAGGGAGGGTCACGATTTCATGGTCGTCGACTGGTGCTTTTCGTCTGGCCATGTCTCTGCGTCTCGATTGCGGCGGTTTGGCGAGCGCGGATGCAAAAAAAAAGATGGCCGACTCTCTCTCTCTTTATTTTTTCCTTTTTTTTTGGCATACCCCTTGGGAAGAAAAAGGGAGGCGACGCCCTGGCCGGGCTCTGGCGAGAACAAAGAGACCCACACAGAAAAAATCCCGCCTGCCGCAGCGCCGAGGCAGGCGCGGCCAATGCTTGCTTATGGTTAGTCGGCCAGTGGTCGGCTAAGGCCCGTAGTCGACCGGTTAGCCGCGGTTTAGTCGGAATGTACGGAATTCATGCCAACCGAACAAAGAGGAATAAAAGGAAGAAAAATCCCGACAACGACTTGGAGACGTGCGCGAATCGAACTCGATTTGTGCATTCCGACTCAGGAGCGAGCGCGGACCCGAATGCGAGCGCAAGTGCGACCAATTCGCATTCGCACTCGTGTTCGGGTTCGGGTCGGAATGGCTGGTTTTATCCGACTATTTCCGCTTCCGCACCGATTTTATTCCGTTTATTGACGAGCGGTTCGATTCCCGCCGGCACCGACTAAAGTCACGGTTAACCGACCATTAGTCGAAAACAAAGTAGCCGGTTAGTCGAGTATGACCGGTTAATACCCGCAAGCACTGGGCGCGGCCCGTGGACGAGAGAAACCGACAAAGGGCAAAAAAAGGGCCGTCGCCGTCGGATCCCTGCGGCGCCGCCTTTTTCTTTTTGAAAATGCATATTGGTCGGTCCATCCACTCTATTGGTTGCGGATTTTCAATCTTTTCTCTTTGTGGACTTTATGTGCGATCGTCCAAAGGCACCCTTCCGGCAAGAGCAGAAAAAGACAAAAGAGAGAGAGAGAGAGAGATAGAGAGAGAGAAGAGAAAAACCGAAAAGAGCAAGGACTAAAACCCATGGGCGTCTCGCCGAGTGTATCCCATGAATCCAGACGCTATGTCGTTCACATTTGGGTGGCCTTGCACGACGCTGCGGCGGCGACGACGACGAAACCCAGGCGCCGACTGCGTGCGGTCCCACGTGCGGTCGGTCTCGCCGACATGCCAGCCGAGGTGCTGTCGCTGGTGTTTGGCCATATGGCGCCGCTCGACGCCGCCGTGGCGATGGCCCGATGCGCGAGGACATGCCGCTCTTTGGCTGCCTTTTCACGCCACGAGTTGCCACGCACGCTGGTGCGGTCGCCCTTGGCCGCCACCGCGATGCCCCCGTCGAGTGCTAGTTGGCTCCTGGGCCTTCACGGCGAATTGGGCGATCCGCCAGCCGATGTCAACGCCAGGCTCGTTCACGTGCTGCTGCCGGTTCTGTACGGCGTGTGCGCGGTGCCCGTGACCCTGGTGTCGCCGCGCGCCGAGGGCTTTGCCGGCGTCGAGGAACTGGCGGCCGCCATCCGTTCGTGGTACCTCGCGCGCGCCACTCGCGCCGACTTGGCCTTTGCGCGCGATGCCGCCCACGGCGTCTACCGTCGCTGCGGCCGGGTGTGGCTCATGCGCGACGCTCTGATACCCATGAACCGTCGCGGCGTCGGACCCGCGCGCATACGGACCGGCGACGTGCGACCGCTGGACACGATGGACCACATGCCGACCGTGTTTGCGTCGGCCGAGCGCACGCGCCGGCGCTGGTTGATGCTGCCCACCAACATCGTTCTGTGCGATGACGTCGTCGTTGTGTGTATGTGCGCGCGCGTCTCGGCGTGGACTTGCAAAGGCGGCGTGCCCGTGCCGCCGCCCTGTCGGTCCTCTGGCGCCCGATGCCCGACCACATCCGTAGTTATCGCCGCCTACGCGGCCAACCGAGTCGACACTGATGACCATGGGTCAGACAGCAGCAGCGACAGCGACTTTTACTAGGCGGTCGGCACATGCGCGGTGCACAAAAAAAGCAAGGCCAGACCGCATTTGTTTTCCAAGACATCCTGCCTTTTTGCGCGCCCTAAAAAAAGCAAACCGGCGCCTTCTTTATATGCCCATTTTTTCTCCTTTCTGGCATTGCCCTGTTTCTTTTTATTTTATTTTTTTTTGCTCATTGTGCCTTTTGGCGGGCGCCTTCTCTTTGTACGGTGCCTGGCGCGGAGGACGAGGCCTGCCCGAGCGTGCGCGCTTTGCGCCTCTGTCGCGGGAGCGACCGGCCGGCATTCGACTCTCTTTCGGAAAAAGAGAAAGAGACAAAAAAGAAAAAAGGAGATTGCTGCGATACAAAAAAAAGACAAAGCGACCTCGCGGGCACAGGAATGCGACCGAGGCGATCGATCGGCCTTTTCCTTGTGCGCTCTCTTGGCCGTCGCACACGCGCGTGCAGCCGCCGCACCGACTTTTGATCAAAAAAAAAGGAAAGGGATGACGCCTGCCGGACGCATCGGACAGTTTCTCTCCATTCTTTTTATTCGTTAATCATCAGAAAAACAATAAAGAACCGATAGTGATAAACATAAATAGGGCACCGGCGCGAAAGTCGCGCTTTAGGGGTTCCGACAGGTGGCACCGTAGTTAAGTGGTAAAATTCCTGCTTCGGGTGCAGGAGGCCCCGGTTCGATTCCGGGCGGCGCCCACCACTCTTTTTTTGCTAAAAAAATACTGGCTTATCCCCATGCATCTGTGCGGTTGTCGCCCTGCGCGCACATTCCTCGCGCAAACAAAAAGGCGGCGCTCACGCGCGCAGCACCGCTCCGGGTCCTGGCACGGCGCAGTTGCGCGCGCTGGTTTTTTATGCCTCGGTGGCGGACGACCTGTTTTTTCCCGTGCGGGGTCTTTTCAGCGTCGCCGGGCCGGATGGGTCGCATAGCAAAAAAAACAAGGACGCCTCTTTTTTGGGGGATCTCCATCCGCCGAAAAAATGCCCAACGGCAGAGGCCAGGCGTGCCTTGAAATTGCGCCACAAAAAAACAGGCGCAGCATCCTTCGGTTTTTTTAATTCTCATTGGGCGACAAAATGCGACGACGACAGGAACAGAGAGGGCTATAAAAACCTTGGCGGACGCGCTCACAACAGACCTGCACCCTCTACCGACTCTTGCCGATTTCGACAACGCACCGCACCACGATGACCACCGAAACAACCGTAACCGCTCCTGCCCCGACCCCCGCGCCCGTCGCCACCGCGGCGCCGGCTGTCAAGACGCCCGACACCGTCGGCGAGACGCTCACCATCGGCGGCCTGTGCGATCTCTTGCGCGGTCTGGGCGATCCCGATACGCGCATCAAGGGCACATCCAGGGCCGCCATGCTCACCCTTTCCTTTAGCGCTCCCGACGGCAAGACGATCCAACATGATACGTGGACTCACGAGATCGAGACGACCGCACTGGCCGAGCGCTTGCGCGACCACTCTGCCGTCTCATTCGCTGGCAGCAGCATGCGCGCCCGCGCACTGCTCGCCGCACTCGAACCGTGTGTCGAGACGCACGGCCATGCGCGAGTGTGCATGAATGGGAGGCGCGCCGTCGCCGGCCGTGCGCCTTATATGACGCTGTCGATCGCGACAGACGGCCTGCTCTTTGGCGCGGACCCGCGCGCGACGGCCGGCATCGCCAAGCAAAAAGAGGCCGTGTTCTTGGCCGAGACCCTTGCCGCGTCGCGCAGGATCGACCCGCAGGTCATTGCCGAGACCGCGTCGACCTTTATGCCCGCGCAATGGGCCGAGACGCGCTACTGGCTGGATGGCACCCTCGTCGCCTCGCTCAAGGATCGTCTCCCAGGCATCACGACCAAAGAGATTGACACGCTCTTTAGGCCGACTGGACCGAGCGCGGACGAGGCCGCCGGGGCCAAACATGGCCGCTTCATCATTATGACGCCGATCGCCGGCCTCACCTATGAGGCCCTTGTCGAAGCCTACGGACCCGAAACCCAACGCCTCTCCAAGGCCGACCGCCTCGTGGCCATCGCCGCTGCCAATGCGACCGCCGCCACAACTACCGCCGAGTCACCGTCGGCCTAGTTGCCACACTGTGCCGACTCCCTGCCGGCGTGACCACCATGCCTACGCTTTTTTAAAATTTATTTTGGATTGTTTTTGAGAGACCTTTTGTGTTTGTCTGGGCGCTGTCTTTTGGCGGCATTTTTTAACAAACAAAAGAGGGACGATTTTTTTCATCGATGGGTCGTGTGGCCAGGTTTGTCGTCGCTCTCCAATCGCGCGGTGGCATTATGTGGCCGCGACACAGGCGGTGCTGCGCGTATGCTGTGTCGGTCCATTGACAGCGGTGGACCGATGGGAAAATTGTTGCAGCATTTTGTATGTGCACACATTGACGATGTGCGACAATGCTGGCCATTACGACAACTGCGGTGATCGCCCGGACTGATTCTCGTGCATTTGAAGACAATGGCGCATATGAGTGGATCTTTTTTCTGTCCACAAAGTCGGGTGCGCATCGACAACAACGGGTGGGTCGCGACAAAAAATTCTTTTTTTTTTTCGATCACCGGCAATGGGTTTCTTTGGGGACGCGGCAAGAGGGATGACACCGTACAAATCGGCGACGGGGGGAGAGGACGGTTCCCGAGAGCGTCGACGGCAGCCCAACAAGAGAATAAGAAGGAAAAAAAAAGAAAGGACCAGAGGAGAATGCGAGGGAAAAAGAGAGGGCCGACAACAAAAGATTCACGAGCCATAGAGCCACTGGCCCGACGTGACGGTCTTGCCGTCGGCGCTGCGGCACTCGCGCCACACGTTGTAGGTGCCAAAGCGCACCACCATGCGTTCGAGCGTGTCGCGATCGAGCCGACCGCGAAAGACCAGCGCCGTCTCGATGCCGGTCAGGTCGAGCACGCCCGGCGCGATGGCCTGGCCGCGAATGCGCGCGCGACGCACGATCGACAGCGCCCGATAAAGGCGCTCGCCGGCAGCACCCGCAGGCCAACGCGACGGCCGACAGTCGGCGTCGCACACGTCGCCCATCTCCAAGAGGCCTCCCACCGAGTGGGGCTCGATGACGGCGCCGTCGACCGACAGACAAAACTCGCACGGGGCGCCGACGACGCGCACCGTCTCGACGGGCCGCGTCAGCCAAAAACGCACCGCCGTGCGCGTCGGGTTCCCATCGTCGGCGTCCGTGGCGCCTTCCGGCTCGTTGTCGACCGGCAGTTTCCACGGACCCCTCATGGCGATCTCGTGCGCCATGGGACGATCGATGACGCGGCCGCACGGCGACACCTGCGCGCCGCCGCCGCCCGGCGACCGCCGATGACCGGCCCTGCGCTCATCGGGCGGCGGCGGCGGGTAGACGGGTGCGTCCCTTGCCAGAGCACCTTGTTTGTGCGCGGGCTCCCGCTGCAGCGAGTATGATGCTCTGCTCGCGGCGGCGTCGGCGGCCGTATTGAGGGGTGCGCACTCGGCCGATGCCGTCTCTGCATCGCATTGATCGCGCTTTTGGTCGCGAGACCACAGACAGACGGTCTGGTCGGGTGACTTGCCGCAGAGGACTGCGGCGGCGTCTTGCGCCCATACACGGTCGGTGGGTTCGGGCGCCGGATCGGAATCGCACAAAGGCGGCAGCGTCACCGCGTGCTCGTGTTTGGCCTGTGCCGCAAGAGACATGGCACCCGATGCGTGTCGGTCATTGCAGGTCGTGTCCGCCGTGTTCTCGCGGGCCTCTTGGTCCATGACGTCGTCGGTGCTGGTGCGTCTCCGCTTGGCGTGGCGCGCGGCGTCGCATTCCGTCTCGGCCCCGTGCATAGGGGTACCGTCCTCGTCGACAGTGTTTATCGCGGCGTCGAGTGCTGACGGTTGGATGCCGTCGAGGTCACTGCCGCCTTTGCCCTTGTCTGGCACCGCGGCATGCTGTGGCGGCGGCGACGCGGGAGCACCTGTCAGACTTGGCGTTGTCTGGGTCGGCACACATGTATCGTCACGGGCAGCGGCCTGCGGATCAGGTGGCGATGGCGACGATGATTTTGACGACGTCGATGGTGATGCGCACGCGCCTTGTTTGGCTGCGGCCAGTGTCGGCGATGGCATGTCATGAAAAGGCGGCCTGTCGGATGGCACTGTGGCAACGTCTGTGGCATTGGGTGCGTCGGCGAGGTCGGCCAGAGGCGGATCGGCCTTCTTGTCATGCGCCGGCGGGCGGCGGGGCGGCGTCAGAGGAGGAGACGACGTTGGCGTTGTGACCAAAGGATGGGGTGGCGGCAGTGGATGCGGCCGCTCTGCAGTAGGTGCTGTGGTTGCCGGGACAGACTCGTGGGTCGGCACGGCGTCTGCAACGATCACACCCTGTGAGAGCGGCACGTTGGTCGCGTCCAGAGGCGCAACCGCGCGCGGGGTCGGGCGAGGCGCGGACGGCGCCTGTCGGTGCACGACATTGCTCGGAGCGGCGAGAGGCCGAGCCGAATGTGACGGCGACGCAACCAAGGGCGTTGCTGATGGCGGCGTTGGTCCCGCCCGTTGTTGGACCTGCGCGGCGACAGGCGATTGTGCGGGTTTTGGCGGCGCGGCGACCGACACGGGTATGATGGTACGTGGCGTCGCCGCAGGACGAGCCTGTTGTCGTTGTTGTTGCTGAACGGGGGGTCTTGCCTGCGCTGGCGGTTGCGTAGAGGTCTTGCCGACTGGCGGTCGCTGGGCAGGCGCCGTCGACGGTCGGATGGGCAAAGCAGCAGTGGCGGCCGTCATGGGAGTGATCGTGCGCCCGACGGGCGGCGCCGTCATAGGCCGGATCGGTGCCGCCGCCGCTGGCCGTGGCGGCTGCGGCTTTTGCTGCTGTTGCTGCTGCGACGGTGCAGGGGCCTGCTGCATGACCAAGGGCGCGTAGCGGGGGCGCTTTACGAGCGGCGGCGACCGTCTGGACGCAGTCGGCGGCTGACAGCGCTTGCGCAACAGGGGACTGTCGGTGCGACCGGGCGATGCGCACGTGTCGGCCTCTGGCGGCCGGTCCTCTGCTCGGTGTCGTCGACCCGGCTGTGGCAGCGGGGCCGGTTGTTGCCTGTCTTGTCGTCGCTGTCTTTGGTTGCAAAAGGAGGCGGCGCCGTCGTCGGACCGATGCGGGTCGCCGGTCGTAAAGACGAGCGGACAGAAAGAACGACTGCGCCGAGGCCCGTGCGTGGCTGCACGCGTGAGAAAAAAAAAGAGAAGAGGCCCGCGGAAAGCACCGAGGCGGAATCGCTCTGCGTGCGCGCGGGGCCAAGCGGCACGCGAAAACAGAGCAATAGGAAAAAATACAAGTTGCGACAAACAGACAAATGTTGCGGCGTCGCTGTCTGCGCTCCAGTACGAGTCGGGCTTGAGGTCGTATGCTTTTTCTGCCTCTTTCAGAAAGCAAAAAAAAATCAGAGACGATTTTGTGGCGGCATCGCTAAAAATGACTCGGCAGAGCCAATGAGGAGCCTCTGGTCACATCTATTCTTTTTTTTTTCGCACAAGGCACCGAGTCGGGGGAGCGACCAAAAAGGCCGCGGTCCCCCGGTTGTGTGGTCACCGTGCATCTGGCCCTTTTTCTAGGCGCCCTTTTTGGTGTCCCCGCAATTTTGGCAGCGGCGAGTTTTTCGCGACCTCGTCGGCAGCACGAGGACGAGCATCTTTTTGGGAGGGGAGCGAGGGGGACGTGCACGGCGACCAAGAAAACCAGAGAAATGGGGGCAATGGAAAAGATGGTCCGTGATATGTACGGCAATAGAGCATGGAATTTTTTTACATCTACAAAAAGAAAGAGCCGCAGGGATGAAGGGAAACCAAAAAGGGGAAAAAAGGAGAGACCCGCGACGTCAGGCGCCGGCGGAAGAGGTCGCGCACCAGCGCGCCAGGGAAAAGAGCGAGAGCGGCGCGTCCTTGTCGGTGGCGTGCGAGGAGCCGCGAGGATCGGCGGGCAGGCCGCGTGCGTACCAACGCCGCGTGCCGTCGGCTTCGACGACGGCCGGGAGGCGCACACAGGCGTCGCCCGCGCAGGTCGGATCGTCGCGCGCACAGTCGCACCTATGGCACAGACCGTCGACGTACCAGACGCGCCGGCCATCGGGCCACTCGATGGCCGGGAGCGACCGGCACCGCAGGGTCGGGTCCGGCGGCGAATGGAGGCGGCTCTCGCGATAGCGCTCTATGCGCGCCGATCCGTCGGCATCGCGCACCACCACGGTGCCGGTACACATGCGACGCCACTCGTCGGTCGCGATACGCCTCACGACCTTGAGGGCGTCGGTGGCGAGGCACCCGCCGTCGCGCACGACGATGCCGAGGGCCTCCACCTCGACAAAGGCCAAGACGGGCGGCGGGAATGACCGCGCGAGGGCGCCGCGCACGCGCGCGTCGACGGCGCAGTCGAGCGGCGTGCATCCATAGTGGAGGCCCGTGCGGCCGGGTTGGATCAAGGCCGTCGCCGGCAGCGTGGTCGTGCCGCCCACGGCATAGGCACACGACGGATCGACGAGCGAAGTCATGTCGGCGCGCAGCACCTTGTAGCCCCTGATAGGGGCCGTGTCGGCGCCTTGGGTGCCGTCGACGCGCCTCTGCGGTGCGCTCGGTCGTCGGCGTCGGCTGTGTGTCGGGTGCATCGGTGGCGTTGTCTGTGATGATTGCTGCAGTATATGGTGTTTCTCTCTACTCTGATGCCTTTCTTTTTCCGTGCCGGGCGGGTGTGTGTGGCAAATCTCGCGGCAAAAAGGTCGGGCCGGGTGCGCCTTTCTTTTGGCGGTGGGTCAGCGAAAGCAAAGGGCGCCTTTTGTGACAATGAGGGCCCGCCGTTCTTGTCGACTCGACAACCGTTGCTGTCTTGCCATAGGCCTGCAATGATCACCTTTTTTAGGTAATTGTATTGGGGGGGGGGAGGGTAGGCGCCGTGCGCAAAGGGCGACCTGTGTTCTTTTTGGCGCGATGCAATCGCTGTGCCCCCCGTTGTCTGCAGGGCGCCACCCAAAGGACACAATCCGGTTCTTTCTTTTTTTTTCCGTCTTTCTTTTTCTCCTTTGCTCTTTGTCTCCTTGGTTGTGTGTGTCTGGCAGAAAAAGGCGACCGAGTTTTTGTTTTCCTTTTTCTTGGGAGATGCAACAGGGCATAAAAAAAAAGGGGCCGAGGGCGGGCTCCGGCACCGATGAGCCAGAAAAGGGGCCATGAGCAAAAAAAAATGAAAAAAAAGAGTGAAAAAAATGCGCACATCGGGGTCAAACAGGGACCGCCAATCGCCTCGCTCGGGTGAGACACTTTTTTTTCTTGACCTTTTTTTTTCTCCCCATCGCCTGCCGCGCAGCCTGACCCCTTGGCGCGCGCTGGAGAGATCCCACCCGGAGCGCCAAAGCAACCTTGCATTTTTATGCGCGCACACACGCACCCCACACACAAAAGATCGCGAGACATGGCCGAATCCCTTTTGATGGACGATCAAGACGTGGTCGCGATGGCGCAAGAGCCCCACAACTTTGCGGGCCAGCATCGACATGCCAGACACGCACACGACGGCGGCGCATCCCCAGCCGGCGGCGGCGTCAATGACAACGGTAACAATGATGATGACGACGCCATCGATCCGACAGCCAAGGGCACCGTACAATCGGCGCGACCCGAGGAGCCGTGGAGGCGCATGCGCCGCTACAAGATGTTCAAGGACCCCATCCACGGACTGATCTCGCTGCCCATCGGTCTGGTGAAATTTATCGACACGCCCGAATTCCAGCGTCTGCGCCGCATCAAGCAACTCGGCGGTACGTCGGCCTGCCTTTTTTTCTTTTTCTGCATCGCCCCTCTTTTTTCTTTTCGCTCGCTCGTACGCGCCCCCTTGCTCGCTCATGCGCGCGCTCACCCTCTTTGTGGTCTCTCTTTTGCGCGTCGCGCTTTTTTTGTCTGACGTGCGCGCGCAGCGTGCTATCTGGTCTATGACGGTGCAACGCACACGCGCTTTGAGCACTCGCTCGGAGCGTGCCACATGGCCGGCCGGTGGATGGCGCACTTTGTGCAGCAGCAGGCCCTCGTCGCCGAGCGCCTGGCCGGGCTGCGTCTCAAGGCTGTCGCGCTCGAATGCGCCATCGACCGCGCCAGGGACGATGACGGCGGCGCTGCTGTCGCCGCCGGCGCGCTGTCCTCGGACGCGCCGGGCGATATCGCGAGGCGCCTAGAGCGCACGCGTCTCAAGATCGCCAGCCTCGAGGATCGCGTCGTCGCCATCGGCAAGGACGACGTCTTTCTCGTGCAGGTGGCCGCCCTGTGTCACGATCTCGGTATGTTTTCTGCGTCGCCGCACCCCTCTCCTCTTTTCCGTGTGGGTCCTGCTCCTTTGTCTTTTTGTTTTTTTTTCTCAACATTTGCTCCGCCTCCCTTTGCATGACTCGACGCTCTTTTGAATGTGGAAAAAATTTTCATTGTCTGGGTGCGTGCGTGTGATCAGGTCACGGTCCGTTCAGCCACGCCTTTGAACAGATTGTCAACGAGCGCCCGCGCCACACGCGCTGGCACCACGAGGAGATCTCGTGTGCGCTCGTGCGACGCATCAACGAGCGCACGGGCGTGCTCACGGGCGACGAGGTGGAGCGCGTCGAGGCCATGATCCGCGGCCACGTGCTCGAAGAGGGGCGCGCCTTCCTCTACCGCGTGGTGCACAACGCGCTCAACAGCGTCGACGCCGACAAGTTTGACTATCTGCTGCGCGACTCGCACGCCACGGGCATGCAGGTCCAGTGCGACGCCGACCGCATCATCGCCTATAGCCGCATCGAGGGCGGCGAGATCTGCTTTCGCGAGAGCGAGTACAGCAACCTGCTGCGCATGTTTCGCAGCCGCCTCGACATGCACCGCCAGGTGTATTCGCACCCGGTGGGCAAGGCCGTCGAACTCATGATCGGCGATGCGCTGCGCGACGCCGAGGGCGCGCTCGGCCTCTTTGCCGCCATCGAGCGCGACGACCCCGACGCCTTTCTCGCGTCGACCGACGACGTCCTGGGCGAGATCCGCCGTCGTGCGGCCTGCGGCGAGCGCGCCTTTGCGTCGCCCGCCGCCCTGCTGGATCGCATCGACCGGCGCGACCTCTACGTGCCCGTCGCCGAGATACGCATGCCCACCACGAGCGAGGCGCCGGCGCAGCGCGTGCTGCCGACGGTGTGGGCGGCGCTCGCCGCGGCGGGCCTGGCCGGCCGCGCGCGCACCGTCGTCGTCACGCTCGACTATGCCATGGGCACGGCCAATCCGCTCAAGCGCGTGCCCTTTTACGAGTCAGAGTGGCATCCGGCGCGTGCCGGCGGCAGTGCCAGCAGCGAGGCCTTTGAGGCCGCCGTGCCCGACCTGGCCCGCGGCAGCACGGTTCACGTCTACGCGACGGCCGCCGACGCCGTGGCGCCGGTGCGGAGCGCGCTCGACCGGTGGAACATTGCCATCGGCCTGCGCGAGGGCTACCGCCTCTTGCTATCGCCCAAATTGCAGGACCTCCCATCGGTCCGCCGTTGATCGGAACCGCGCCCGCCTATCGGTGGGGGTGACCCGTTTCCCCGCCTGCAGCCCGCGTTGCCTCGTGGCGCCCTGCCTGTGCCATTTTTACGAGGTTGAAAAAAAAAAAGAAAAGAAAACCCTGTGTCGCGATCGCGAGGGGCCTTGGTATGGCGGCTCTCGGTTTTGTCGTATTTTTTTTCTCGACCAGCAAGGAAGAACAGCGGCGGCGACGACGACGACGACAACAAGAAAGAGGACACAAGTCTTGTTTGCGGTCGAACCGGTAATGTGTGCATGCAGCCGCGGGCGACCCGCAAAAGGCCACGCAATGCGCGTCTCTTTCCCAGAAAAAAAACGTGAAAAAATAAAAAAAAAGGCGGAAAAAACAATTGTGCGAGAAGGCGATGGTCGCGGCCTGTGTGGTGGTTGAGTGTCTTTTTCTTCTTCGCCTTGCTTTGTCTCTGGGGAACAGGTAGAGCCACATGACACAGAGAGGGGCGGATCAGGGGCAGCGTCGGCAAGATCGCGCTATAGGTCTGGCATCGCCAGACTTGGCTCGGTCGTTGTAATCGCGGTCGTGGTTGTCCTCGGCGCGCGCCGAATCGTGCCCCAGGCCGACAAAGTCGAAAAAGCCGTCCCAAAGTCGTGGGTCGGCCATGTCAAAGCCCGGCGGCGCGTCGGCCAGGGGTCGCAGCGGTTCGGGACCCAAGAGGAGGCGCGCCATGGCGTCAGAGGGGCTGTACTCGGCGGCCATCCGTGGGTGGGCGTGCGGGACGGTGTGCTTTGGTATCGCCCGATAGGCTGTGCTTTTTTCCTTGAGGGGCCGACGACAAAAAAAGCGGCCCTCGCCACCCGGCCAGGCGAAAGCGCGCGAGCGCCTCCCTTTGGCCTTGCGTCTGGCCCAGGACGACGGGCGCGGCAGCGCCGACCCCCCGACCGGGCGCTTTACACCCACGCCAAAGAGAGGCCGACCACAACAGGAGGGAAAAAAATTGACAAAAAAGTCATGGCGCAAGATGCGGAAAAGGAGTCAAAAAAATCTTTTTGGCGACGGGGGAGGGTCGCGTCGCGCTAGGGCGCGCTTTGCGCGGCGGCGAGCGCGAGCGCTTGCTCGATGGCCTGCGAGCGCGGTTGGAAAAAGAGCCACACGCGCCCGTCGTGCTGCGCTAGAAGCGCGCGGCTCGCCGTGAGGAGCCAGGCAAAGGGCGGCACAACGTGGGATGGCGCAAAGTAGGCCTGACAGACATAGGGCTCGATGGCCGCCTGCACGTCATCGAGAAGGGCGTGGAGCGCCTCCTCTCCATCGACGGCATCCTTGTCTTTCAGGCGATCTACAATGTCTTGGCCGTCGGCGTCCACCATAAGCGGGCGGCCAGCGATCCAGTCCTCCAGTTCGGGAATCTCGTCGGGGCTGTCGAGCGTCGGGCGCAGCCACGCAAGGGCGTTGTCCGGCGGCACCGGCCCCACGAGCCGCATGGCCGAGACCAGGTCCCAGTCGTCGGCGTCGCCAGGCACAGGCAGGGCGATGCCGTGTTCCACCGCGCGATCAAACAGGTCGACTCCCGCGCGCGGCACCGCGACACCGAGAGCCTTGAAGCGCGCACTCACGATCGTGTCTCGGGTGGGCACCGGGCGTGCATCGCGCAGCGTCGATGGCCTCTGGACGTAGTCGTACCACTGGCGCGCGACCTCGGCCACGCTGCCCGGCACAGGACCCGCAAAGGCCGCGCGCACGTCGCGCAGCGTGGCGGGGCGGTCCACGGCAAGGCTGCGCGCTGCCTCGGCCAGTCTGTCGATGAGTGTCGCGTCGAGCGCGTCGATCGAGAGACCCTCGCTTACCAGGTCGGCATAGTCGGTGGCCGTCGGGTCGCGCGTCGCCGCATGGCCCGGCGGCGCAAAGGCGCCCGCATAGTGCGGGGCCACCGTGTACCAGTTGGCCAGGGCCTGGAGCGAGCACGTGGCGCCAGCGAGAAAGAGATCGAGCGGGTCCGTGACGCCAAAGACTGCCGCCGCGCGCGCATAGTCGATCAGCGGCACGCGGCGCTCGATCAACACGCCCTTGCCGTCGACGCCCAGTGCGGCGTGGGTCTGTCCGGCAAAGGCGCGCGCGGCCTCGGGTCCGCTCATGTAAAGGTCGACGGCGGCGCGCGGGTCGACGTCGGCCAGGACACGCGCGATCTCGGCGCGCATCTCCAACGGCAGACTGCCCCAATCGGCACTTGTCAGATGCGGCGATGGCAGGGTCTGATTGCCGCCGCCGTCGTTGCCGGCACCGCGACCATCATCGTCGACGGCCGCGGGGCCGCGAGTGCGGCGCGCCTCCTCGGCGGCAAAGAGATCGACCCACGCGGCAGCGTCGGTCCACTCGCTGCCCAGTCTATGCGCCAGCGCTGCGCAGGGATTGCCGGGTGACGGGGGCACGCCCAGGCGCACGGCAATGGCGGCCAGCCTCTGGCGCTGACCGTCCGACAGGTCGGCCTGCTGCGCGCACAGCCCCATGGCGGCGGCCACCTCGGGGCGCACCGCCTCCCTGGTGCGCTTGGTTCCCGCTATGGCGGGCGTGGCCCTTTGCATCTTTTTTTTCTTTTTTTTCCCCGTCCCCCTGTTTCCGCGTCTGTGAATGGCTTCTCTCCCAGCGTTCAGAGGGTCTAATCTTTTTTTGTGGCGCAGTGTTGTTGGGCTTGCGACGAACAGGTCCTTTCCGCTCCAAGGCGACTGTTTGAGGTGTCTAGCCTTTAACCCGTATTTTTTGCCTGCACGCGGCCGATTGGCTGCGCGCTCCAACGGAATCATGCCGTCGGGCATACACGCGATGACGCAATAAAAAAAAGACCCCAAAGGCGGTCGCGATGGCAGGGCGGCCGCGCTCGCTCTTGCGTCCGAGTCGGCGTGCGCAAATCAAAGCACAAAATCCCGAAAACGGCGAAAAGATGTGCGTGAATTAAAAAAGTCTTTTTTTTTTCCAGACACACGATAAGTGCTGTCCCTTTTGGCTCGGCCGTCAAATCGACAGATCAACGCGCTCCCGGCAACCGCCGGCTGATCGGTCGCAAATGAGCACTGGCAACGGCTCACCTTTTTTCTTGTCGCACGCACACCAAAATACAGAGAGACAAAAATCAGCGAGCGCAGGTGGGCAATGCGGCAAGTGAGACGCGCTGACCGTATATTCTTTTGTTGAGGTCGAGGAGACGAGCAGGAATACGAGTTGTGAAGGATCTACGAATATGCATCAAATTCCTTTCGTCACGCCCTCTTCATGTGTGGACAGATCTAAATATTTAAAGTGCACCTCTATTTCTAGGATTTCTAGGATTTCCTTTGCACCCCACAGAGCGACCCCGCAAAAAAACAATGAGCAGGCGCAAGACAGCGCGCGAACCGACGGCTGCCCGGCGGATCAGGCGCCGCCGGCAAGAGCGATCGCCTGATTGAGCGCCGGCGCGCGCAGGTCGGCAAAGATGCCAAAGGCCTGGCCGCCGGCGAGCGGCACCAGCCACAGCGTGCTCGACCCAAAGAGTCGGGCAAAGGTAGGGCCGCGCCACGGCGAGCGCGCCGCAACAGCGTCGCATGTGCGCGACGACGACCAGTCGCCCATGCTGCCGTCCAACAGGGCCAACAGGCGCGCAAACAGGATGCGGTCGCCGCCGCTCCTGCCCAGCGCCCGACGAAGGAGGGCGGCCCGCGCGGCGTCGGGTTGCTGGGCCAACTGGAGCCACGCGGCGGGGTCCGGCACGAGACCGCCCAGGAGCGCCTCCAGCGATGGATCGTTTGACCGCACAAACGCCAGCGGGCGCACGCGGTCGAGGTTGGGTTCGTCGGCGACAAGGCCGTCGCGCGTCAGACCGAGGGCGCCGTGGATCAGCCACCGGTCGCCGGCCTGGCCCGAGAGGGGCACGGGACCCATGTCCATATTGCGATAGCCCTGCACGACGGGCAGCGCCTGGGCGCCTTCGGGCCGCGCCAGGGCGCTCACCGGCAGCGTCAGCCAGGCGAGCCACTGGGCCGCCTCGCCGGCGTCGCTGTCGGTCAACGGACCGTATCGCCGCACATAGAGCGAATAGGCTGGGTGCGCGTTTCGCGTCGTCATCGGCGAGTTATGCCATTCGACATTTTCCTCGCGAGCGCGCAGGTTGCCCCTGATGGCGGCGTCGGCCTCCATGTCGGCAACGCCATGGAGCACGCACAGGGCCGCGCGCAGAAAGATGCCGAGTGGGTCGCCGGTGCCAAAGGCCGCCCCCAAGCGCGCGTACTCGATCAGCGGCAGGCCCTGCGAGGCCAGCGCACCGTGGTCGTCCACCGTGTAGGCCCCGGTGTAGTTGTGGCGAAAGACGCCGACCGTGTCGGGGCTGCTCTCGTAAAAGAGCAGCGCGGTGCGAGGGTTGCTGTGCACCAGTGCATCGACAATTTGTGGCTGTAGTTCGGGCGGCACCATAGACCATATGGACAGTGTCTGTGCGGCCTCGGTGTCGTCGGGCGCCGGTGCCTGAACGGTTTGTGTGGTTGCCGCCTGCTGCGGGAATCGGGCACGCGCAAGACGCGCGCCATCGGCCGCGCTGACGGCCGCCTGTTGCATGACGGGCGCGTAAAACCCGCGTCGGAGGCGCTCGCGGCGCGCCTCGGCCAACAGGTCCCGTGTGCGTTGTGCACGCGCCTCCTCCTCGACAAAGAGGTCGGTCGACGCGGCCGCCGTCGCCCACTCATCTCCGAGGGCGTCTCTCAGCGCCGCGCACACGGCGTCGCCGCGGAGCCCGGTGGGAGCGCCCAGTCCGGCAGCGAGGGCCGCCAGGCGCTCGTCCTGCGCGGCGGTGCGCTCGCTCTGGCCGCACAGGCCCACGGCCGCCGCGATCTGAGGACGTACAGAGGGCGCGGGACGCTTGCCCCGACCCATGGTGGTCGCTCCCTGCCGCATCTTGTATATTTTTCCGTGCCTTTTGGAAAGGAAGAGAAAAAAAAGGAAAACAAACTCGAATCGAGTTTGCAGGGCCTTTTGGGTCGCTGTGTGCGTGCGCGCGTCGTTGCCCTCTGCCGGCGAGGTTTTGTCGGCGCGGGCCGACGAGCGCACATCGGCCAAGTCGCCCCGCGCGCCCAAAGCACGGCAGGGATCGAATTCTTTTTTCGCCCCCATATACGCGCCCGCGTCGACTGCCCGCGCTCGACCAGGCCAAGAGAAGAAAGAAAAAGGACCAAAGAATCCCATCGGCACATATCGCAATACTTTTTTTTTCTCTTGGACAAAGAGACAGAGCGCGCGTCAGCGACAAATCGAAAAAGAAAAAAGAAAAAAAAAAGAAAAAAAGATCACGGGTGTTGTTGCGCGAGCATGCGCTCGACGACGGGCGAGCGCAGGTCCACGTGCAGGACCACGCCGTAATGGCGCAGGGGCGTCAGCCACATGCGGCTCGACGCAAAGAGCCGCGCAAAGGAGGGGATCACTTGACCCGCGCGGTGCGCGGCCGCCACCGCGCATGCGGTGCTCGGCGCGAGAGGACCTATGGCCGCCGCCACCAGGGCCAAAAAGCGCGCGACGGGCGCCTCTTGGTCGCCGACAGCGCCGCGCAGTTTGTCTCCCGCGACCGCGACCTCGGCGTGAGAGGACGCGCGTAGCCATGCATCAAACAGACGGTCGGTGCGGGCGCAAGGCACGTCCTTTAGACAGCGGCGCGCGACATCGCCTGGAACCGCGAGCGCGTAGCGCAGCCGCTCGACGTCGGCCCGTCCGGGCGGCGCGGCCCACACACCGAGGAGCAGGCCCAGTGGTCTGATGTCGACCAGGTTCACGTTTCGAGGCCGGGACAGCGCACGACCGCCGAGCACGACATCGCATCGTGCGGTGAGCGGCGTCGTTGTCTGCAGCAGGTCCGACGACGGGGCAGTGACAAAGTGGTACCACTGGCGGGCGATGGCGATCGGGTCGGGTCCCATCGGGCCGTCGAGGAGCGCGCGCAGTCGACCCAGCGTGAGCGCCGGCTGGTCCGCGGCGCTGCGTGCCGCTGCGGCCAACGCGCCCACGCTCATTTGGTCCAGTTGGTGTGGGGTCACGCCGGCGTCGAGCATGGCCGCATAGTCGGTGGGGCCGGCGGGTTTCTGGTCGCCCTCGACATTGCCGGGGGTTGCCGCCGCTGCCACCGCGGGAAAGGCCTTTGCGTCGGGACCCGTAATGCGCCAGTTGGCATAGGCCTTGAGCGTGCACGTGGCCGCGGCCAGAAAGAGTTGGAGCGGCCCGGCAGCGCCCAAAGCCACCGACAAGCGCGCATAGTCGACGAGCGCTAGACGACGCTCGACCAACTCGCCCCTTTGGTCCAGAACGAGCACGGCGCGGGTCTGACCGGCAAAGGCCTCGGCGCCCTCGCGGCCGCTCGCATAGAGGGCCAACGCCGCACGCGGGTCGGCATCGGCAAGGGCGAGGGCCACCTGCTCGCGCATCTCGGGCGGCAGTCGGGTCCAGTCTGCTGGCGCCGGCATGGTCCTGTGTCTCGGGGCAGCGCGCGCCTCCTCGGCCGTCAGGAAATCATCTCTCTGGGTGGTCTCGGTCCGTTCGTCGCCCGGCGCTGCGCACATGGCGCCGTCGGCGCCCACTTTGGGCACGCCTAGGCTCGTCTCCATCGGGCGTCGCCCGGCGTATTGTTGTCGTTGGGCGGGCAGAATCCGCCCGTGGCAAAGGCCGGCGGCCGTCGCCACATCTGACTGCACCGGCTCGGCGCGGCGCTTGGTGCCTCTGGCAGATGGTTGGTTCATCGGATGTGTCGTGGTCCCTTTTGTTGTGCGTTTGCGGTTTTTCTTTCTGTTCCTTCTCTCTCTCTAGGCTGGGGCGCCTTTAGGCGGTTTGTTGAATTTTTTCCGCAGATATGGCCCTGGGTCGCGGCGACGGCCGGCGTTGGTGCGGGTTTTTCTACTGTGCTTATTCGTCGGGAGTTGAATTTACCTTTTTCGCGCAACACGACGGGCTGCGCGGGCGCTTGCTTCTTGGGAAAGGGGGACGTGTGCCCGCGTCGCAATCTTGGGCCGGTGACCACGGGCCCCAACGGCTCAGAAAAGCCTGGATGGCAAGCAATTGAGAGAGGTCTCAAAAGGCCGCGGCGCGAGCCGCCGAAGCGATAGCGGCGGTCCGACCCAAAAAACGGCCTCTGCGAGGGCTGACCAGAGGCCATCTCGACTTTTTTCCCCAATCAACCCCCATTTCGATCTGTATTGCTCCCTTGGGACTTGCCGTCGCGCATTTGACTGACGAGAAAAAGGCCAAGAGATCGGCTCACTTTTTTTCTTCTTTGGAAAATGGAGGAAAAAAAGGACGTCGTCGGCGTCGACCATACGAAAAGAGAATCGCGACCGAGACCGAAAGGCGCAATGTCAATGTCAAAAAAAAAAGAAAAAAAGAAAAAAGCGGCGTCAGGCATCGGGACAGCCGTGGGCCAGGGCGTACTCGACCACCTCTCGATGGCCGCCAGCGCGGGCCACTGCGACCGTGTCACGGTGCCACAGACATCCGATCCCATGCAGGTAGCGCACGCAGTCGATGGCGCCCCGCGAGGCGGCCGCGCGCAGCGTCAGGACGTCGGGCTGTTGGCCGTGCTCGCACAGGTAGCGCAGGCAATCGACGCGGTGGGACGCCTTGGCGGCGATGATCAGGTGCTTGCGCGTCGTCTGGCCCCCGTTCTGGCACAGGTAGGCGAGGGCGTCTGCGTTGGCGCCCCGCACGGCGCGGGTGACCGCGGCGGCAGACACGGGGCAGCCGAGGCCTTGGCACAGATGGCGCAGCACGTCGACGCGCCCGTAATAGTAGGCCTCGTCCTCGACCGCCGAGGCGTCGCCCGGACAGCCATTGTCGCGCAGGTAGGCAAATATCGCCGTGTCGCCCGATCCGACGCCGGCCGCCATGGTGGCGGCGTCCCATGGGCAGCCGCTCTCGCGCAGGTAGGCCAGGCTGTCGGACTGGCCCAGGTGCGCGGCCAGCGTGCACATCTTTGCATCGAGGCGCACGCCGCAGGCGCGCATGTAGACCACCAGGGGCAGGTGGCGCGCGCACAGGGCCATCTCGACGATCTCGTCGTCCGGATGCAGGCCGTGCTGGTAGGCGTAAAAGATGCCCTCGGGGTGCGGCGCGTGGTACTCCCAGTTGTGCCGGCCCGAGTGCCAGTCGGCGCCGCACAGGCGATGCTCGTGGATGCAGCGCAGCGTGTCGCGGTGCCAGCACCCCGCGCCCTGATGCTCGTCGGGGTGGTCCTCGGGGCAGCCGTGGGCGCGCGCGTACGCGGCGCAGGCCTTGTGGCCGCCACATTCCGCCGCCGCGATCGTCCACGCGTCCCACGGACAACCGTGGCCGCGCAGGAAGACCAAGCAGTCCAGATGGCCGTGCGCCGCGGCCGCGCTGCACGAGGCCTCGTCCCACGTGGGCGCACCGTGTGGGAGCGCAAAGAGGGCGGGCAGGCGCGTGGGCATTTGCACGAGGTGAGCCAACGCCGCGAGGTGACCGCCGGCGGCGGCGGCGCGAAAGGTGCGCGCCAGCGCGACCTCGCCGCGACCGACGGCCCGCTGCAGGCACGCGATGTGGCCCGCCGCCGCGGCGCGGTCGATCATGCAGTCGCGGTCATCGGTAGGCGGCAAACCGAGACACGAGGCGCCGCGGCCCAGCGCGACCGCGTCGTCGGCGATCGTCATGCAGCGCCGCGAGACCAGGCGCACGCGGGCGGCCAGATCCACGCACGGAACGTGGGAAAAGATGCGGGCCACCATCTCATCGGGCAGCGCCGCCAGCGCGTCGCCATCGTCGTGCAGATCGATCCGCTGCTTTTTGGCGCGAGGGCGGGCATTGACGCACGCGCCGCTTCCGCCGTCGGCCGCCCGCTGCCTTTTGGAATCACGGCAGTCGTCCATGCACACGTCGCGATCCCCTTTTTTTCCTTGTTTCCGTTTTTTGTTTCGTCAAGGAAGGAATGTCCCTTTTTTTCTTGCGCGCGACGGCAGTGCGCCGACGAAAAGGAAAGGGGACAAAAGAAGGCGGCGCTGGTGCGGCGGCGTCTCTCTTCTTTTTGGCCAAAGGACGCCAAGCCGGCGCGGTGAGGACGCCGACCTCGGCCGGACCGGGTCATGCAAAAAGCGCACCAGCGCGGCCGATGTCGTACGGCAAGCCGTCTCGCCCCATTCTTTTTGCCAGTGCGCAAATGACACTTTTTTCTCATTGGTCGATGGGATGCGAACCACAAGGCCGTGTAAAAAAAACAAGAACAAAAAGAGAGCCGATCGACGACGCACCGCACGACAAGAAAAAGGGAGCCTCGCATGAATGTCCGCGGGATGGGTTTGTTTTCTTTTCCCTCGACCCCTTTGTCCTTGGCCTCGGTCCCCACAAGAGGCTACCGTGGTGATGGAGAAAAAAAAACAAAAAGAAAAAGAGATACAACAAAAAATCATTTTCTAGATAACCGCAATGGTTCCTTTGTTTCTATTTCGTTGGACCGTCGCGTCGATCTCTCGCCGTCGACCTTTTCTTTTTCTTTCGCCCTGTTTTTTTACTTTCACTGCCGACGACGAGACCATCGCGCTGGCCCGGCTCGACAAAAAAGGAGGCATCACCGACCCCGCCGGAAAAGGGGACTCTCCTTTTGGGCAATGTGATGCGGGCGTCGGCGCGCCTAGGGATTGACATAGCGCGGCATCGAGACGTAGCCGCCGAGCCATACGTCGCCGGCGGCGTCGTTGATGCGCGTGCGGTCGCGCTGGGCGGCGTGGAGCCGGCGCCAGCCGCAGCAACGCGCCGCGACCTTTTTGCGATGGCACCAGCAGACACCCACGACGACCAGAAAGGCCGTGGCCGTGGCGCCGACGACGCCGCCGGCGATCCACGCGACGGCCTCGCGGTGGCACGACCAAAAGGCGTCGCGGCGTCCGGGCTTGCCGCCGGCGCACGGACCCGTCGCGTTGGCCGACCCCGCCGCCGGGATTGTGTGGCATCCGTGGCCCGCGCCCGGCCCGCACCATTCGCACCCGCACCGTCGGTAGCAGGCCTCGTCGCCGACGACCGCCTCGCACGGACCGTCGGTCGGGTCCAGCGGCGACAGGCCCGATCCGATGGATGCCGGTCGTGCCGCTTGCCAGCGCGTTGCGTCGGCCGCCGTCGCTCCCCTAGATTGGGCGGCAGGCCACGCGAGGGCTGCGAGGGCGCACACGAGCAAGAGACGCGAGCACACCGAGAATGGCGAGCGGCCGCTGCTGCGGCACGTCATAGTCCACGGGCGCTGTGCTGTTGGCGATCCCCGACGCATCTCTTCCTGTGTGTGGGTTTTTTTGCGCTTCCTCGGGTGTGGTCTCTGCGCAATGCGCCCTTTTTCCATGCCCGCCGCTGCTTTTTTTCCTCTCCTTTGCGAGACGGCGGCAGCCGCCCGGCGGTCGCCACTCATCCGCGCGCCCGCACCGGCCCCCCTCCTAAAGAGCGCCTAATGAAAGGCAAAAAAAGGGCAAATGGAGCCAGTCGCCCATGAGCATGTGTTCTGGCAATGCCGGTCTTTTTTTCTTTTCGTTTAGAAATAAAAAAAAAAGGAGAAAAGATAGGTGCCTTTTTGTCGGTTGGCAAAAAAAGAGGGGGTCACAGTAAACACACACACACACACAAAAGAGTTGGTCAATAATTGCTTTTCTTGTTGTTCTTGTCGGCGTGGTCGGCATCTTGGTTGTTGTTGGTATTGTTGTGGTTGTACAACATGGTCGCGGTTGCCATCATGCGCACAATCGCGACGACAGCCAAAAGGCCAAGCAAAGACCCACGCCGATTGCCGCGCCATCGCCGACCAGGCCGGCGCTGCGGCGAGCCCACGCCCAACGCGTACCGGCGGTGGCGATAGCGGTGGATGCGATGGGGGGCGACGATGCCGCCGCCAGTATGTCGTGGATACGCGCGTGGCGGCATTTGGCCCAGTGCAGGGCGGCGCGCCCCACCTTGCCGTTGGCAATCTTTGCGTCCAGAATGTAGGCGCGCAGCGCCGCCGTCTCGTCACAGAGACGCCTGCGGTCGGCGGTGGTGAGGGGACGCGGCGACAGAGATTGGTCGAGGTGGTCGTGACGGTCGATGGCCCAGTAGCAGCGGTCGAGTCGCTCGCGCTCTTTTGTGCCACAGGCAGCGGCGATGCGCCCAGAGGCCATAATGAATTTGGCCAACTCGTCCATCTCGGCGATGGCGGCCCGGTGGCCGGGTGCACCAGACACCTGGTCGTCTCGGCAAGCGGCAGCGAGCGCGGGCATGTGCAGGCGGTCCGCCACGCAGGCGAGGCGTTGGCGCGTCTCGACGTCGGCCGGCACGGCGCCGTAACAGAGATGGTCGACGACCAGCATAAAGTCGCCCGGCGAGCAGTCGACAAAGACGGGTCCGCGGTCGTTGCAGCCGGGAGAGGCCAGGTGCGCCAGCAGCGAGCCGGGTTCGCACGCCGCCAGCGTCTCGGTGGTCGTGCGCACGGCGGTGCCTCTCAGGTCAAAGGTCACGATGGACGCAGGGGAGGCCTCGTCTCGCGCCCACGCGAATGGCGGCAGCGGGTCGCGGGGCGAATCAACCGGGCGGCCGTCGTTGCATTGGCCGTCGGCCTCCTCTTCCTCCTCGACGAGTTGGTCGTCGTTGTCGTCTCGCTGTTCAAACATGGTTGGGGCGGGAAGGCGTAGTATAAAAAAAAGAAAAGGGGCAAGGCGGGCGGGAAGGGTGCACCTAGGGTTTTGCCGACGCTGTTGGGAGCGTGTGTTTTGCCTGGATGTCTGGCGCGCTTATATGCGTGCCACCTCATGGCGAGCGGTTCAGCCTTTTTCCTCGTACCGACACGCCGGGCGGTGCATGTCGACGAAAAAGATGCCACCGCGAATGGGCGAATTGCGCCCTCTGTTGGGGTCGATCGTCAAATAAAAAAAAAGAGAGAGCCAAACCCGTCGCATGCGCCTTTCTCTCCCGTAAAGAGCGCGCCGACAGAGCAAACTTTTTTGTTTTTCAGAAAAGAAGAGAAAGAGCACAGACGCCCACCGCATCCACACAAAGGGCAGACGCCAGCCCTCGCCAAACACCACAATAACCAAATGCAAGAACAAGATTACCTTGTCGGCTCGCCGCGGCGCAGTGCCTTTCCCGCACCCCCGCCGGTCGACGGGGTGCGTTGGGCGTACAGGTCGATCGTGTCGGCCATCGTGCTCGTCGCGCCGCTGATCATCCTGCTGTATCTGACGGGCGAGGCCGCGCCGCCGGCCAACCCCGATGACTCGCCCAACAAGCCATCTCTGCGGACCCTTGCGATCGCTTTACTGACGGCGCTGACGATCGGCTCGGCCTTCCATCTCGGCCTGACCAGGCAGAGCGACAACAAGGCGGTCGCCGCGCTTGCGCTCAACGTCGACAATGTCGTGAGCACCTATACGGACGGCGCAGCGCCCATGTTTGAAATCGACGACGCCGTCGCCCTTGTGCTCGCGGACCCGTCGTATGTGTGGGGGTTGCGCGCCGGCCGCCTGGATCTCTACGTCATGCACGCGCCGTCTGGCGATGCCCAAGGCTCGACCGCCCGCGCCGTCTACACGCGCGACCAGGCCGAGCGCATCTGGCCGCGCCTCTTTGACGGATCGACGGCGCAGCGCGACATGTCCCGCCTGTTTAACTATGTGGTCCGCGTCCCGACGACGCGCCGCGTTGGCACCTCGCCCATTGGCGACGTGTGCACCATATCGGTCCATACAGCCCTCCATCCCGTCGACGCCTTTGCCTATGCGCTGGACACGGGCGTGGCCGTCAGGATGGCCACCGATCGTCTGGTTCAGCGTTACCTGCAGGAGGCACGCGAGCGGCGGCTGGAACGCCAACGTGACATTTGGCGCGAGATTGTGGAGGAGGATGGCGGCAGTGTCACCGCCGCCACCCATGGCGACGACGACGACGACAACAAAAAGAAAGAGGAAAACTGCCAGGATGCCGAGCGGCCGACTGAACTGCGTGGAGTGGACACCGCGCCTGCGCCGCCGCTCTTTGCCGCACCGCCCATGACCCATTGAGCCGCTGCCCAAGTGTCGGTTCTCTTTCTTTTTTTGTGCTCTCTTTCGTCCCCCCTTGTTTAGGACCGACATGTTGTCGATCATAGTAGACCAATGTTTGCACTCTGTTCTCTTTAATTCCCCCCGGTTTGTGTACACGTCGCAATCAAGAAAAAAAGAGGGTTCACCGACATGACCAACAAAAGAAAGCGCTCGACGTGTTGCCTCTTTTTGGGTTCTTTTGTTGAACAAAAAGGTGCGGCCACTGGGCGGATGCGACGAGAACAAAAGGAGGAAGGGGAGACACACAACTCTGCGAGCGCGCACTAGTGGCGGAAATGACGCGTGCCGGTAAAGACCATGGCAACGCCGGCCGCGTCGCAGACGGCGATCGAGGGCTTGTCGCCGGCGCGCGAGCCGCCCGGCTGCACGATGGCGACGACGCCGCCGGCGATGGCCTTGCTCGGCCCGTCGGGAAAGGGAAAGTAGGCGTCGCTGGCCATGACCATGCCCGTGAGGTCGAGCGCCGGCCGCGGGTAGTTGTGCGCGCGCATGAGCGCCACCTCGACGGCGCCCACACGGCACGGCTGGGCAGCGCCGGCCGCGATCAGACGACGGTCCCTGACCAGTACGACAGCGTTGGACTTGACGTGCTTGCACGCGCGCTCGGCGTACAAGAGGTCGAGCGTCTGATCGAGGTCGGGCTTGGTCTGGGTGACCACCTTCCAGCGGCGCACCCCGTCGGCGGGTGCGACCATGTCCTCGCCGTGCGCACCGTCGTCGTTGGCGAGGTCCACAGGCGCCGTGTCGCGCTCGTGGACGAGCAGACCGCCGAGTGCGCCGCGCACCGTGACCGGCGCCAGGTCCCACGAGTTGACGCACAAGAGGGTCTTGCGCGGCAGCAGTTGGACGACGCCCTCAGCGTAGCCGGGCGCCAGGACGACGTCCAGGTAGAGGTGGGCGACGAGCGCGGCCGTGTCGGCGTCGAGCGGCGCGTTAAAGATCGCCACGCCGCCATAAGGCGACAGCGGGTCGACGGCGATGGCGCGCTGCCAGGCCGCGGCCATTGTGGCGCCGCTGGCCAGCGCGCACGGGATGCCGTGTTTGAGCACGGCGACGGTGGGGCCGTCGGTGAGAAAGTCGGCCATGAGCGCGATGGCGGCGTCGACGTCGAGAAGGTTGTTGTAGGACAAGTGCGGCTTGGCCGGATTCATGGCCACGGGCGAGATCGCACGCGAGAGGTCGCCTACAAAGGCGCCGCGCTGGTGCGGATTCTCGCCGTAGCGCAGTGCCGTCACTGTCGATGCCCGGATGTCGCCGGGGATCTCGCGCAGCGCGGCGAGGTCGGGCGCGGTCAAGTGGGTGTCGCTGTGGGAGGGGGCATCGGCGGCGCGGGCAGGCGAGGCCATATCGGTGGATCTCGTCGAGGCGAAGAGAGACGTGAAAAGGAAAAAAAAAAGGAAAAAGTGTCGATCTACGCGACCACACGCGCACCAATCGCACAAAAATGGGAAAAAACGGGGGTGCGCATGGCCGTGCTCGACCCGCCAACGGTCTGCTGTTTTCTTTCGCCTGCCATGGCGCATGCAAGATTCGCCGCCCCTCTGCCAAAAAAAGGAGGGGCTGCGTCACGTGGCCAGTCCCTTTTCTCTCTCTCTCTCTCTCTCTTTTCTCTTGCGAAACTTGGGATTTTTTGTTTTCTTTTACTTTTTCTGTTTTCCTCTTTTTTCTGTTGGTGGGCGCCTGGCGGGACACAAATGGGGTTTCGCGCCTTGAAGGGCGCGACCGATGGGTCCAAACTGGGCGGCAGAGGCCGAACAGCGCCGCTCCCGTGTCGTACGCCGGCGCGCGCATCTACCACGAGCGCGGCCCCGAGATCAAAAAGGAAAAAACCTCACGCGTAAAAACACGTCCGACGAGCCCACCACGATCAATCCCCCGGAAAAAACAAAAATAAAACAAAACAGAGAGACCAAGAGCGACAGCACATGGACGACTACAAAGAAAACAAAATCAACGGTATCGGCGTGCAGCACGGCCAGACGGCACGCGTCTACCTAGGCCTCGGTGGAAACACGGGCGCACGCGCCCTGGCAATTGATGAGGCCGTGCGCCACATCGCCGACCAGGTCGGCCCCGTCGTGGCAACGTCCTTTCTGTACGAGACGGCGCCGCAACTGGTGACCGACCAGCCGCCGTTCCTCAATGCCGTCGTCTTGGTCGAGTCTCGCATCGTCGACCCGCACGCGCTCATGCGCGTCCTCCAGGGCATCGAGGCGTCCATGGGTCGCGCGCCGTTGGGCGAGCGTCTCCGCTACGGACCGCGCCCCATAGATCTCGACATCTTGTGCTATGACGACGGCGTCACGACCGTCGACTCTGCCGATCTCGTCGTGCCGCACGCCCTCTTGCGCGCTCGGTCCTTTGTCCTGCGGCCGCTCGCCGACATCCGCCCCGACCTCTTGGTGCCGGCCGGCGCAGCCGACGCTGCGTCGGTCACGGTTGACCAATTGTGGGAGGCCCTCGCAGCCGAGGCCGGCGACGAGCCACTCCCAAAGCGCGTGCTCCCTCTGGGCGCCCATCGCGTCGTTGACCTTGACGCTGTCGCGCGGCAGCGCACGCCTCTGCTCATGGCCATCGTCAACGCCACGCCCGATTCATTTAGCGGCGACGGCATACAGGCCGCTGCCGACAACGGCGCCGACGCGCCGTCGCCGGCAACCCTCGTCAAGCGGGCTATCTCGCTCGGCGCCGACCTCGTCGACGTCGGCGGCTACTCGACGCGCCCCGGTCACGCCGATGTTTCGGTCGAGGAAGAGACCCGTCGCGTGATGCGCGTCGTCTCTAGTGTGGCGGACATGTCGTCGGACAACAGCAGCAGCGACAGCAGCAGAGACAACGACACACATCCGGATCACGGCAGTGTCGCATCGTCTGGTGCCGTGCTCTTGTCCATCGACACCTTTCGCCCCGAGGTGGCGCAGGCCTGCATCGAGGCCCTGGCGCCCTCGTGCGACCGCCGCGCCGCCGTCGCGTGGATCAACGACGTCATGGGGATGCGCTGCGACCCGCTGGCCATGGCCGATCTCTTGCGTCGCCACGACGGCGTCGGCATCGTGATCATGCACAGCGGCGGGGCGCTCGATTCCCTGGCGAGGGACGCAAAGACGGCCGGCGACCTTCTGGCATCACCGCGGACGACCGACGGCAACAGGGCCGACATTGTCGACGCGGTGGCGCGCGATCTCTTGGCGACAGCGGCGTGGGCCGAAGCCCACGGGGTCGCGCGGTGGCGTATCGTGCTCGACCCCGGCATTGGCTTTGGCAAGTCGCTGGCCGACAATGTGGCACTGGCCGGTGGCGCCGCGCGACTCGCGGCCGCCGCGGGCGGCTATCCCGTGCTGATCGGCGCGTCGCGCAAGTCCTTTCTCGGCAAGGCGGTTGCCGCCGCTGCCGACAAGCGCGCCTGTGATGCGGGCCATGGGCGCACCGTAGGCACAAACAATGGCCTCTCGGACGAGACACGTGAACACGCCAGCCACGCCGTGACGGCCATCGCCGCGTGGGAGGGCGCTCATGTCGTTCGCGTCCACGACGTCGTCGGTTCGCGCGCCGTGCTGGATGTGGTCGCCGCGCTCGCCAACGGACCCGCCACCATCTGACCCACACCGTTTTCCCCGTTGTTTTCTTTTCATAAAAAATCCCTCTTTTTCTCCCTCTCCTTTTAGCGCCATTGTTGTTGTGCTCGCTCTTTCTTTTTTTGTCTCCTCGTGGGTCTCTGGCCCGTTGCCACGCCGCGCCAAATCTTTAGACAGCCTGCGCGGACCCGACGGTTGCCTCGCGGCGCAATCTCTGCTCCACGACAAATTCGGCCCTTGCGACTACCGAAAAAGGGCAGACCCGTGCGCCGCGATTCAAAAAAAAAAAAGGAAGGCACAAAATGGCACGCATCCACGACGCAGAACATGAAAGCGGGCCGCACATTCGCGGTGCCCTTTTTTTTCGTTTTTTTTGAGGCTCGCCTTTTTTAATGCAACGAAATGATTTTTTACGAAAAAAAAAAGACCGACAACAACAATAGGAAACGGGTGCACTAGAGGGGGCCTGGTGGAGGAGGCCCGACGGGGCGACAACAACTAGGCGGTGGCCTCGTATTGGACGGTGGCGACGGCGTCGCGCAGCGCTCTAGGTTTGCGCAGGCGCACATACACGGCCACGGCGTCGGGCGCATAGTCGGCGAGGATCTTGTCGCCCATACGCTTGGCCAGCGTCTCGAGGAGGCCGCACTGGCCATCCAGGGCCATGGTCCGGCAGCAAGCGGCCAGGTCCGAGTAGTTGGCGATGATGCCGCTCTTGGTATCGTCTTCTTCTTTGCCTCCTTCTTTTTCATTGTCCTCTTGGCCCTGTTGGCTGTCGGCGGCAAAATTCTGAGCGCGACGCTCCAGGGGGCGCATCTTGACGCGCACGTCGACGAGCAGCGGCTGCGGTGTCGTGCGCTCGGGCGGATTGATGCCGATGATGCAGTCAACGACGAGGTCCTCGAACCCGACGGTCAACTGGCCGGCCATCGTCGTCCTTCTTTTCTTTTCAGTGTGTATGCGCGCGCGGGTGAACCTCTCTGTGTTGCGATGCGTGACGGCGCCCTCGGGTGTCGCGCTGGCGGATGCCATTTTTCCTTTTTTTTTTCAAGGGAGGGCCAGGGTTGGCCCCGCGCGTGCCGCGTTTTCGTGCCAGAGCGCAAATTAGCGCGCCTCGCAAGGTCTCACCCTCGCCACCGCAGTGAGATGGACGACGGCTGCGACGACGTCGCTCTCTGATGCGCATGCAGGGTTTGGCCGCCAAAGCAAATAGACAAAAGAAAAAAACGGCATCCGCCAGCGCGACAGCCAGAAAAAGGGTCTTGGCCATGGTATGAGCGAAATCAATGACATTTCTATTTTACACATTAAAACGATTTACCTTTTTAGTATGGTGGAATGCGTATTTTGTTGTCGTTGGAGGGTGTGGCCGTGGCGCGTGGGCATCGACCGCCGGCGAGAGCGCCGGGGCCAACATTTTTTTATGGCCTCGCCGCCAAACTCTGAGCGTGCAATGGCCGGCGTCCCCCAAACCCGGCGCGACCAAAAGCGCCCGTCGGCCCTCTTTTCCCCCTCTGGTTTCGGCCCGGTGCTCGGCGGGTTCGGCCGGTCCCATCAGCAGACTGCCCAAAAGTTTTTCGTGGCCATGATCGGTCGAGTTTGACTTTTGGTCAAGGATGGGCAATAGTCAGGTCCAAAACCACAAACCTGACCGCGCTTTTTTCGTGCTCACTTGTGCATAGTGTTTATCGCCAACGAGACCCGTCCACCCAACCGCGCGATTTGTTTCTTTTTCCTTTATTTCTTTGTATTCTCATCGCGCTTTTTCTTTTTTTTTTTGAAACTTTGTTTATGGCGAGTTGATTTTTTGTCTTGGCGGCGGCAGCGAGCACTGGGGACGGGCGCGTCAACAAAGCAGACCAACCGACACAATTTGTGGGCCAAAGGCGAGCCAACACCATGGGTCATATTTCCTTTTCGTTTTTCGAACATTTTTCTTTTGCGATCATCCATGCCGTATGGCAGAAAGAAAGAAAAGCATCCGGAAAGACACAGAGAGGCCAGAGAACTAGTGCAGGGCGCCGATAAAGGTCATGCCGTCGTTGGGCTCGGCACACACCACTAGGCTGTGGGGACGGGGTCCGGTCGCGGCCAGGCACTCGAAGAGTTGGTGCTCGGTGGGGGCAGACTCGACCACGTCCTCGTTGTCGATGCAGATCCATTTGCCGGGGAAGCGCTCCATCAGTTCCTGCTTGTGCGCCTCATAGTATTGTCTCTGCCTGTCGGCCTCTGTTTTACCCCCCTCCCAACTTTGAGTAGCGCATCCTTTTTTCTTTTTGCTTTTCCTTCCTCGTGCCCCTACAAAAGCAAAAAAAAAAGAAAACAAAAAGAGGAGGCGCGCGTACGAGGCGATGGGTCGGGGAGCGGACCCTGGTGTCGGACGATGCAAAGTTCTTGTGCCGCCGGATTCGTGGACGTTGCCATTCTTTCTTTTTTTTTATTATTATTATTCTGTTGGAGAGATGTGCGGGTGTTGTTTGTGCACGGCTGGCCTTGAGGGTTTGGACTTGTTTCTCGGTTTGGTTTTTTATGCGCTGTGTGCCTTTGTCCGCGGCGGCGCATTGGACCGTGTTTGTTTGTATAGGATTGGACGATCCAACGCCAACCCAAATACGACGGCGAGCGGGCAAAGCGCCGCTCGGACCTGCGCCCAATTTGCGGACAAGAAAAAGGGGGCACGAATCGATATTTTCGATGCGCCGACGATTCATTTCCGTGCTTGGATTTTGTCTCGCGGCTCGTTGTTTTTTTGTCTTTGGTATGAATTCCATTGGACATTGACCAAACTCTGAGATCGACTGGCCGATGGGACCGGACCGGGACCGACGAGCACAAGGCGGCGCCGTCTTGGTGGTTCCGTTGCCAAGCGATTCCCGTTGCCATGACACGGGACCGATGCCTGCTGTCTTGCGTCGAATCCCTTTTTTTGCACGATCTGGCACAGAATTCTCTAGACAAAGTTTGGTGGCGCTGGGCGCTTTTGCCGCGACGACGGGACGCGGTCGGCGACGCCCTCCCCGGCCCGCCAGGAACGGTTCTTTTCTTGGACAGCGGCCCACGAAAAGGGAAATCAAAACCCCACAAAAAAAGGAAGAAAAGAAAAAAAGACCCAATAAACAGATCTCGGAAAGAAAAACCTCGAACTTTTTTGTTACTTTCTCTGTGGCGTCCGTCCTTTTTTTTGGGACGACAAGAAAAGGGCGCGTCGTCAACGGCGCGCACTCACGCCAACGCATTCTGCACGTCCTCGACGAGGCACTCCCAATGGGGTCCGCAGGGCGTGCCGGCCGCGCGGACGCCAAAGGCCACGGCGCGACGAAAGAGGCCCAGGCCCTCGCTTCGATCGTGTGGGGCACGCGCCCAGCGCCGGCACGCCGTCGCCAACCAGGCGTCGAGCGCGCTCGCCACGGTATCCCGCTCGGCGGCGGCGGTGGGCGCTTCCATCGCGCCGGGCGGCGCCACATCTTCGTGCCGCCCGCCGTCGTCTGCGTAAAAGGCATCGAGCGAGGGCATCTGGCGAGAATCGCCCAGCACGACGAGATCACAGGGCGACTCTAGCGCGCGGTGGATCAAGGTCTCTAGATCGCGCGCATCAATCCATGCCGGCGTCGACGCCAACGCGTTGGCCTCGTGACCGCCCGACATCACCGGGGCCTCGTGAATCACCTCCCACGGCGCGCCGGGACCCGCAGGGGCACAGCGCACCTCGGCGACAAGGCGCCACCGACGATCGGCGCCCCATCGCCACACGCACAAAGACCGCGCCCCGTCTGCAGTGTTGCCGCGAGCGCACCGTCTCATAACGCGCGCCACCAGTGCGGCGTCGTGCGCCCGCTCGATCGCCAGTGTCGGTGTCTCCTCCAGCGCTGTCGATCGCCCGTCGCTTGTTGTGCGTCGTCGCTTTGCAGGGCGCCCGACCGCCGTGCCCTCGTCGTTGGCGCGGTGAGGCTCGCCGGCGCCGGACGGGCGCGAGCGACGTCGGCCCTTTTGAGGCGACGATTCGGGCGGATACTGCAATGTTGCGGTGGTAGATCGCGGGGCACCGGGACGCGACAATGTCGTCGACGTCGTTAGGGATTCCTGACAGAAACCGCATCCGTCTTCGTCGTCGTTGTTGTTTGACCATCCGTCTTCGGGCAAGAGATCCTCCTCCGAGTCGCTGGACAGCGGAGCCGAAGGCGATGTGCCGTCGGTCGCTGCGGTCTCACGCACCGACTCCCCGACGGGAGCCGACGACGCGCCCAGAGCGGACGCCGTCGACAGCGAGGGGAGCGACAAACAGGCCGCCCGTGACAACGACGCCGAGGGTGAGGTCGCGCGAGACCGAGCGGGGGACTGCGGCGGATGCTTGGCGGACCCGCCGCGCACGCGCACGCGCACACGCGGCGGGTTATCCGACGAGAGCGCGTGCCGCGCCCGACGCTCGATGACATGGGCGATCGAATCGGCACAGCGCGTTGAACGGGCGTAGGCGCGCATGGCCTCGCCATAGGCCGGCGCCATGCCGGCGGCACAGCGCTCGCAAAACAGGGCCACGTCGTCCGTGTCGATGACGGGCGCGTGGGCGCCGCCGCCGGCCAGCGCGCGCTTGACAAACATGTCCGGGTAGGTGTCCTTCATGCGCCGCACGGTGTTTTGCGGCAGCGCCGAATGGACGCCCCACAGCGACAGCGCGTCGCACACAATGTCCTTGGCCGACAGCCAGCAACCGTCGTTGGTGCAGCGTATCGTGGTGCGCGGCACGTGCGCACGCGTCGACGACGCCACTGCCGCCGGCGCCGTGGACGCTGTCGGCGGGGCCGGCACCGGACCGCAGGCGGACGCGCTAGCGTCCTCCTGGGCGCCGTTGCGGCTCGCGGCCAGGGTCTGGATGTCGAGCACGTGGATCACGTTGTAGCGACCGCAGTGGGCCAACACCTCGTCCACCTTTTTTGGTTTGATTTTTCCCGTGTTGGGTCGTTATTATTTCCGCGACAGAGCCGACGGTTTCGAGTGCGAGGATGGTCGTGCAGGGCGCGGTTTCGACGAGACACGCGCACACAATACACGAGGAGAAAACAAAGAGAGGTCAGTCAGTGACGCATTGGGCGAGAAGAAAAAATGTTTCAAGCAACCACATAACAATAGGCACAGTCGCGACCCTATGCGCGGTATCGAAAGCGAAGGCACACAATCATAAAGAAAGAAAATGGGCATCACGCGCCGGCGCAGCGTCGAAAGAGGCACCTTTTGGTCGGCGTGAAAGAGCGGTTCGCGCGCGGCGTTGGTGGCGACGTAGGATCCCTCGGGCCAAAAGCGCAACGCGGGCCGGTCCGGGTGGGCCGACGCATAGGCGTGGGCGATGAGGGCCTGCAAGGTGCCAAAGATGGCGGCGCCATCCTGGCAGGGGACGGTGACGGCGAGCGGTTTTTCGTCGACATTGGCGGTCCACACAGTGACCATCGCGATGCCCTCCATGTCTCTCCCTCTTCTCCTGCTTCTTCTTTCCCTTGACGCGCGCTCCCTTTTTCCTTGTTCGCTCGTGAGAGCCGTAGCACGATCCGAGATGCCCGACACAAGGAAAAGCGTAAAAAAAAGAGGGCGAGCGGGCAAAGTGGCGCGCGGGGAGAAAACAGGAAAAAAAAGGCAGGGCCAAGACGGGAGATCGAATGGCCCGGTGCCGGCACTGTCCTCTCTCTCTCTCTCTCTCTCTCTCTTTGCTTTTCGCGCGTCGTGCACGGGGCGTCTCTTTGCCAATTTGTTTGTCGGGTGATCCGGCCTGTCGCGGACGCGCGCTTTGCCTTTTTGGTTGCGTTAGATTTTTTTCACTTGCTGCCTCTGCTCACAGCCTGTTGGGCCATGTCGACACCGTGCTGGGGTGCAACTGCCAATCGACCGCCGGCGCGCCGTCCGACGCAAGGAGAGAAAAAAGCGCCGCCGCCATCCAAACCAATAACGATCGTCCAATTTTTTTTGCTTGTGCCCCTTTTTGTTGCCTTTTGTACACGCCCCAAATGTCGCTCACGAAAAAAAACAGGACACGACTCTGCTCGCGCGCTCTCGGCCCGGTTCTTTTTCTTTTTGTCGGGTGGCCGCATCTCTGCGCCGCGATTTGCGTATGGGACAAAAAGGGCCAGACGCCGCACCCACCTCTTCTTTTTTGTGCTTTTTTTGTGTGTCGGCCGACACACAGGCACACAGAAAAAAAAAGATTTGCAGAGAAACTCGGGAAAAAAAGGGAACGAAAAGAGTCGTTTTTTTTTGGAAAAAAGGGCGTAAAAGCGGATGGGGCAGAGGGAGAGCAAGGCGACGGCGCGCGCACAAAGCGGCCGGCCAGCGACGACAATGGCGACGGGGCTCACTTGACGGCGGGACGCGCGAGGGCCAAAAACTCCTTGCGCGCCACGGGATCGTCGCGCATGTCGCCCAGGAGGACGCGCGTGATGGTGGCCGAGCCGGTCTTGCGCACGCCGCGCATGCACATGCACATGTGCTGGCCCTCGATGACGACGCCGACGCCGCGCGCGCCCGTCGCCTCGCCGATGCACTCGGCGATCTGGCGCGTGAGGGCCTCCTGCACCTGGAAGCGGTCGGAAAACATGTCGACGATGCGCGGGATCTTGCTCAGGCCGATGATCCTGCCCGTGGGCAGGTAGCCCACGTGGGCCTTGCCCATAAAGGGCAGCAGATGGTGCTCGCACATGGAGAAAAAGTCGACGTCGCGCACGATCACCATCTCGCCCGAGGCCTCGGCAAAGAGCGCGTCGCCGATGGCCTCGGCCAGCGTCATGCGGTGGCCGCGCGTGCGCTCCACCATGGCCTTGGCCACGCGCATCGGCGTGTCCAGGAGGCCCTCGCGCCGCACGTCCTCGCCCAGGCAGGCCAGCAGCGTCCTCGTGGCGTCGGCCATGCGCGCCATCTTGGCGGGCGTCACCGGGAGCGCGCGACGGTCGATCGGCGCCGGCGCCGGCGGGGCGTCAGCCAGCGACTGCGCCAGCGAGGCAAAGGCGCGCACGCGGTGCAGGCAGGGCACGTCGCCGTCGGCGGCGCACGACCACGCGTCGCACGACGACGCCAGGCTGGCGTCGTCGTCGCGATCGCGCTCCATGAGCGGGTACCACGCCGGGAGGTGGGCATGAAGGGCGGGGTCGCGCACGAACCCGCGAGCCCGGCCCACGGCGATGCGCACGTCGTCGCCGTCGGCGGTAAAGGCCAGCGCCGAGACGGCCGTCGTGCCGCGACGTCCCTCGGTCGACAGCGGCGTCGCCGGAGCCACGAGCGCGTGCACGTCGGCCAGCGATCGGCCGGCGAGAAAGTCGCGCGCATAGGGACCGGGCAGGCCGCCCAAGGCGTCAAAGCACAGGGCAATGTCCTCGACGACGACCGGACGCCCGAGAGCGGCGTAGGCGGCGAGGCACTTTTGGCGCGCGATCGCCTCGACGGTGCCCTGCACCTCGGGCAAGACGCTGTCGGGCGGCAGGGCCACGCACACGAGGTCGAGGCCGGCGTCGGCGGCGATGCGCTGGGCCTCGGCGCGCTTTTCGGCGCTGCCGCTCACATAGGCCAGTCTGTGCGCGTCGACGGTCGCCAAGGCGGCAGCCGCGTCGTGGTCGGGTTTGCCTGGTGAAACCTCGTCATTTCGATCGGCTGCTCCGCCGGCGTTGTTGTCGTTGTCGTGGGCGGAATCCATAGTGATCTTTTATGTGTGGTGTGTGTTTTTTCTCGGTCAGAGCCGTGAGCCACAAATCAACACAAAAAATGCAAAGAAAAAAGGCGCAAAAAAAAGAACGAGCAGGGGCTGGAAAGGAATACGGGCGAGCGGCAGGAAGAGAAAAGCGCAGAGAGATCTGGCGCGCGGCCGCGTGCGGTGTAGATGTGGGGTGACCGAGAGAGGAGGAAGAAAAAAAAATAGACAAGCACGGGACAACTGACCGTCGTGGTAGATCAGCGTCTATTTTCAGACATGCGCGCCGAGATCTGGCGTTGGCGGCGCACGCGCGTTGCCACGGCAGCCGCCTCGCGTCTCGTCGCGCCGTGACGGCGACGGCCGCCGCAGAAAAAGGACCCCACACAAAAAAAGCAGAGAAAAATGGGCAAAGACGTTCTTTTTTTTGCGTGTCTTTGCGTCTGTTTCCGTGATCCTTCTTTGCCCTCTTTCTTTTTTCCCTCTTTTTTTTTACTCTCCCAAAATAGGCCTCTACAGGCGTAGGTCTCTGCGGATACGTGCCCTAACGACCACGCGAGGCCGAGCACAGCACGACACAGCCGCGGCACTGTGCTCGATGACGATTCGTCGATCGCTTGTCGTCGCCAGATCGGGAGCACGCGCGCGCGCGCACGGTCGCATGACATCGTCCGGTCAGAGCGCGAGGAGGAAATAAAAGAGGACAAGAAGCCGAGCACGCCTTCTTTTGCGCTCGATCTCGCACTTTTGATCTCGCATCCACGATCTCGCACCGACGCCGCTTTTGCCACACGCGCCCATAGCCTTTTTTGCATCTCTCCCAATCTCTCTTATTTGTATTGTCAGCCCCTTTGTTTTTTTGCTTTTCTTCCTTCTTTTTTTCCTCCCAAGGCCTCCCCGCACCATGGCGACCATGACGTCGCGCGACACGCTGCGCGTGCTCCTGGTCGACAACCACGATTCGTACACCTACAACCTGTGCCACCGGCTCCTGTGCGCGCACCCGTGCGTGGCCGAGGTCGAGGTCGTGCGCAACGACGCCATCGCGTGGGCCGACCTCCTCCCTCACCTGGACCGCTTTGACGCGGTCGTGATCTCGCCCGGCCCCGGCGTGCCCTCGAACCCGAGCGACTTTGGCCTGTGTGCCGACCTGCTGCGCTGGGCGACGTCTGCACGCGACGAGGCCGCTGGCGAACCGTCGCCGCCCCCTATGCCCGTGTTGGGCGTGTGCCTGGGCCACCAGGGCCTGGCGTGGGTGCTCGGCGGCCGGGTCGTACGCGCACCGCGCGTCGCCCACGGCATCGTCGAACCCATTGGCCACTGCGGTGCGGACCTCTTTGACGGCCTGCCCGAGACCACGCCGGTCGTGCGCTACCACTCGTGGGTCGTCGACGAGGATACGCTCCCGCCGTGTCTCGCCGTCACGGCGTGGACCCGCGGCGTCGGATCTACGCCAGGCCATCTCCCCGGTGGAAATGCAGCAAGGGCGGACCTGCCTGGCGCGCAGCCCTCGCAATCCCCGCGCCTGGTCATGGCGGTCGCCCATCGCACCCTGCCCGTGTTTGGCGTCCAATTTCACCCCGAGTCGGTGTGTACGCGCGACGGCGATGCCATGCTCGCCAACTTTGCGCGCATCGCCCACGCCATCGGCCGTCGGCGTCAATGTACCGGCGAGACCCATGACGGCGGTCCTGTGGGTCGCGTATTCACACGCGCCGTCAGTCTCCCCCGGACACCGGGCACTATCGACGCGCCGATGTCAAAGGAGGAACCGCCGCCGCCCAAGCGTATTGTATGGCGCCGCCTGCCCGACAATTGCTTTCCCGACGACGCGCCGGCGGCCTTTTGCGCTCTCGTGGGCGACGCCTCGCGGCGCTTTTGGCTCGATTCGTCGCGGTCCGACTCGCCCGACGACGGGCGCTTCTCCTACATGGGCACATGCGCCGCGCGCGGTCTGGCCAGCCTCGCGTGCGACCTCGCCGCCGGTCGCATCACCGAATGGCACGCGTCGGCGACGACACTGAGCGCTAGGACCTTCGCCATTCCGTCCGATGGGTTCATGGCCCACCTGGGCCGTGTTCTGGCGCAGCGACGCTGCGCGTCCGATCCCGCCCTGCCGTGCGGTCTGTGCGGGGGCGGCCTCGTGGGCTACCTAGGCTACGAGATGAGGCGCGAATGCGGCGGCGCCGACGCGAGCGCCCCGCGGGAGACGGCGGTGCCCGATGCGCGACCGGGCGAGCCCGATGCGGTCTTTTTGGTCGTCGATCGGTACGTCGTGTTGGACCACGTGGACCGAGCGGTCTATGCCGTGGTCGCGGTCGACACGCACAGAGACCACGGCGACGATCGACCCCAGGGCACAGAAGGCGACGGTCAAGACACGGACCACCAACATGATCATCATCGCGGCGACGACCACCATCGCGGCGGCGACGACGACGACGACCAAAACAGCGCCAACGCGTGGTTTGATCATGTGCAGCGGGCATTTGCATCGGTGCCTGGCAGAGAGGCCACATTGCAGACAGCGTCACACGGCCGCGGCATAGTTTTTGCGCTCTCGGTCCAGCGCAAAAACTATGCCGCCGACATTGCGGCGTGCCTGCGCGAGATCGCCGACGGCGAGAGTTATGAACTGTGCCTGACCAACAAGGCGCGCGGCGCCGCCGGCACCGTGCCCGACGCATGGGCCTACTATGTGCGCCTGCGGGCGGCGAGCCCGGCGCCCTATGCCGCCTTTGTCGCCCTGGGGCCGGGCCTGCCGACCATTGCGTCGTCGTCGCCCGAGACGTTCTTGTCCGTGAATCGCGCGGGCCGCGCGCGGTCCAAGCCCATCAAGGGCACGGCGCGCCGCGGCGCGACGCCCGACGAGGACGTCGCCCTCGCCGCCGAGTTGGCCGCGTGCCCCAAGACCTTTGCCGAGAACCTCATGATCGTCGACCTGGTGCGCAACGACCTGAGCGTGTGCTGCGCGCCCGGCAGCGTCGTCGTGCCGCCCGGCCGCCTGATGGCGATTGAGACCTACGCCGCCGTGCACCAGATGGTGACCACCGTCGACGGCCTGCTCGACCGCGGCCGGACGGCGCTCGACCTCGTGCGCGCGGCCTTTCCGCCGGGCTCGATGACGGGCGCGCCCAAGGCGCGCAGCATGGAGATTCTCGATCGCCTCGAGAAGCACCGCCCGCGCGGGATCTACTCGGGCGCGCTGGGCTTTTTTTCGGCCGACGGCGCCTGCAGCCTGTCGGTGGTGATCCGCACGGCCGTCATCGACGCGGACGGCTCGGCGTCGGTGGGCTGCGGCGGCGCCATCGTCGCCGACTCGGACCCCGACGCCGAGTTTGCCGAGATTGTGCTCAAGGCCGATCGCCTGGTGCGCGCTGCCGGCGCCGGACCGCTGGCGGACGGGACGATGTCAACGGCCATCATGCCAATGACCACCATGCCAATGAAGACGCCGCCCGATCGCGTCCTCATCGAGACGATGCGGCTCGACCCCGCGTGTGCCCTCCTCAACCGCCACGTGGCACGCGCCACACAGTCGGCTGCCGCGTTGGGTTGCCGGGACCCCGTCGACGCCCGCGCCGTGGGCGAGGCCGTGGCGGCGGCGGTAGCGGCACAAGAGTCTGTGTGCGCTACGGCAGGACCCAAGCGGCTGCGCGTGGCGGTCGACCTCGACACGGGCGAGGCCATGCCAACGGTCTTGGCCCTGCCGCCGGGGCCGTGGTGGGGCACGCCCGCCGATGCCCTCAAGGCGGGCGTGGGCGATCGAGTCGCTCGCGTCGCGCTCGGGTGTCCCGTCGATGCCACCGATCGGCGTCTCTTGCACAAGACCCTCGACCGCGCGGTCTATACGCGGGCGCACGCACAAGCCTGGTCTGGCGACGGTGGAGGAGGCGTGCCAGAGGACAGCCGCGAAACCATCCTTGTCAACACGCGCGGCCAACTCACCGAGGCGGCGCGGGCCTCGATCGCACTGGTCACCGAGGACGGCCAGCCGCCGGTGACGCCTCGCCTCGCCTGCGGCCTCTTGCCGGGCGTCATGCGCGCTCACCTCCTGGCAAACGGCCTGGTTCGCGAGGGTGAGATCACGCTGGACGACCTGGCGCGCGCCGCCGCCGCCGACCGGCCCCTGTTGGTGTTTAATGCCGTGCGCGGCGTCTATGCCGTACGCATACAAATGTAGGACACTCTTTTCTTTTTTTTTTTCGTCACATTTACGACCCTTTTCCATTTTCCTTGATCGACAACGGCCCGCGGAAACTTTTTTTCTCTTTTTGCTTATTGCGCTTTTCGAAAGAAAAAGAAACTTGGCGCCTGTCGCCGCGCCGCGAGCGATCCTAGACCGATGGGGCGCTCGATGGCCGTCGGTCCGACAGATCGCTTTCGTCTTCCTCACGGCGAGGCCCCCGAGAAACCCCATCGTCGGTCGCCTTTCTTTTTCCGCCATCGCCTCCCTCACGAAAAGTGTGTCGGTAGCGTTGCAAGGAAAGAGCGAAAAAAGACATGTCGCCGCGAAGCGGCCTAGAAAAATTTTTCCACTGTCCTCTGCATTGCCGGCGCGCGGCGGCGGGCCAAGCGCCAGCGCGACTTCACCCGAAAAGAAAAGAGAAAAGAGGGTAATGAAGAAAAAGAAAAAAGAAACCCCGATCCGGCGGCCAAAGGCGATCGACCATCGCGCGCTCGTAGTGGGCCCGTCGGAATGTTTGTGCGAAAAAAAAATAGAAAAGGGTCGGGCGATGATCCCAAAGACACAAACACACACTCGACACGAGTTTGGCGGCCAAGGCCCAAAAGCGCAGCGCGGCAGGGGGACACGGCCCCCGCGCGCGCCAACACGAAATCGGCCCACGCAAAAATTGTCGCAAAGAACCAGGTTTTATCCCTATAAAATCCATGATAAATCCTCGTATTTATTGATGAGAAAATCCATGTAAAAGACGACGCGAGATCACTGAAAATATCTTTTTTTGTGTGCATTTTTGTCTTTTATTTTTCACTGGCTGCCGTCTCATCCTTTTTTTTTGGCGTGTCTTTTTGGTGTCCCGCAGGTTGTTCTCGGCGGCAGTGTTCGCTCCTTTGGCCTCCTTTTTTCTTGTTGACCTTGCGAAATAGGTCGGGTTGCCTTTTGTCGGTGCGCTCCACTTTTTTCAGACGCCGTGAGAACTTTCATCCCTCTCCCCGATCGGCGACAAAAAAATAAATCAAAAAATAAAAAATGGCACCTCGCGGCCTTGTTGTCATTCCTCATCGTCGGCCCGTCGGCGACGGCGTCTTTTTTGATGCGCGCAGAGGCCGCCGTGTGGGCTTCTTTTTTTGCCGAGTACCTCACTCTTTTTTTTTACCCGAGGCGACTCTGGGTCCGCGCTGCGGCTCGACTTTTTGCCGGCGTCGGTGCTCCTATGCTTGCACCGAGCGGCGCAATTCTTTTTTTTTTCTGTCCAGAGAGCGAAAAAAAAGAAAGAGGAAAGAGGAAAAAGGAGGTTGAGGGGTGACCGCACGGCTTAAAAAAAGAGCACCGGTCTGACGGCCGGCTCTCCTGATCGCGTAGAGGACAAAATTCGGCGCTCCTGCCCATTGTCCAACATCGGACGAGGCCGGCGCGCTATCCTGCACGCGCACCCGCCGTTGCAAGAGACGCGATGGACGGCGAGGCCGCCAGGCCGTGGTCGTCGCTGCCCGACGAGTTGATTCTGGCGATCCTGTCGGCGTGCGACGACGTCGAGACGGTGGCGGCGGCGCGCCTGGTGTGCGGCGACTGGGGCCGCGTGGGGCGCGAGGCTCTGGCCGTGGTCGCGGCGCGATGGGCGCGCACGCTGCTGGCACCGCGCGACGGCGCCGACCCGCGCAGGCGGCCGTCTGCTCGGCCGTGGCCTTGGACAAGCCGCACCGCCTGGGGTTGCTCTTGGACGCGCTGCCCGCCTTTGACCTCGACGCGCGCGTCTCCTACAGGCCCGTCATCGAGGCGCGCGGGTATGCGCGCCTCACGGGCTCCCACCAGCCGACGCGGTTCTCGGCGCCACGGCCGCACCACCCCTTGTACGGCTGCTACGTGCCGGCGGGCGATGGTCTGTTGGCCTTTGCCGTCGGCTGCGGCGCCGTGCGCTGCGTCGAGGCGCTCGCCGCGAGGGGCGCTCCGGCGCGCTGCGCGCGCGAGGCCCTGCTGTGGTCGGCGCTGTGGGCGTCGACGCGCTCGTGGCGCCTCTGCGCCTACCGGCCGAGACCGCGGCGCTGTCAGGACGACCTGTGGCACACGGTGGCCCACCTGCCGGGCGTCGACGGCGACCGTCTCGTCGACGCCGTGCTCGCGCTACCCATCGGGCAGACGCCGGCGGGCACCGAGTGCATACGGCCGCTGCACGCGCTCCTCATCGTCGCCGGGCGCACGCTCGACAATCTGGGCCACTTTTGGCGCGGCCGTCCACAAAGCGAGTTGATCGCGTGGGCCGTCGCCATGATGCGCCGCTTTGTACGCGCCGGCTACGGACCCGACGACGTCGTCGTGGGCGCCGACCACGTTGCGGGCCGCACCGAGCGCCAATTTCTGGCCCTGCGGTGCGCCGAGTGCGATCCCGACGATCGCGCCTTTTACCGCGCGCTCTTGGCGGCGCTGGACGACCAAGACACCGACAAAGAGTCGCACGCTGTCGCATGCACGTCGCCGTCGGGCGCCGTCGGGTTGCTTTCCTAGACGAAACCGTTTGTTCGGCAATGTATTTTCCCCCTTTTTTGTTTTTTTGTTTTGCGTTTTCCCTGCGTAAAGGGTCGGCTTGCGGTCGCGGCCCCCAAAGACAATCAAGAAAAAATACGTACCGGGCACGGACGAGAATGTCGACACAAGAACAAATCACAAACAAGAAAAAAAAAGAAACTTGGGCCGTCGCCGTCCCCGCCTCTTTTTTTGGCCCCCCAATATCAGCCTGAAAGGAAAAAAAGAGAGAATACCGAGGCGAGGGAGGGGCGCCGGCGAGTCACGGAGAGGTTGCGGATGGAGCGAGCGAGCAGAGGGCCTACGCGCGGCCACCTTTTTTTTTCTTTGGCACCGAGCGCGCCCGCAGGCGCACCATCACGCCATTGGCTGACGCTAAAAAAAGACGCACGCTCAAAAAAAAAAGAGGGACCATGAGGCGCCGATGCACGGCAAGGACAAAAGAGAGCGCGGGCCCGCACACAAAGCACCAAAACAAGACCTCCCCGCCCGTGGGCCTGACCAAAGCAAGGACGAAAAGACTTTTTTAAACGAAAAAAAAAAAGAAAAAATCACGTGAGGCAAAAAAAGAGCAAGATGGAAAGCCATGCGAGCGCGACCACGGCGGCGGGGCACTCGTCGAGACCTGCCGACCCTCTGGCGGCATGGTCGGCGCTTGTCGGTGGCGGGCCGCCCGCGGCATCGTCCAACGGCGGCGGCGATGGCGGGGCGCGCCGACGCCACGACGCCTGGCTCATCGACGACCGACCGCACGCGCCCGACCTCGACCTGCGCACCTTGATCGGTGCCGTGGAGCGCGTACACCTGCTCCGCGCGTGCTCGGTGAACGGGTCCACGTCGTCGCCGCTCATCGAGACCACCATCGCGCGTCTGGCCCACGGGGCATGGGTGCGCGGCCCCTACGTGCAGCGAACGGCGCCGCCAGGTCGCGCATCGCGCGCCCATCTGTGCGATCTGTTGGTGCGTGTCTATGGTCCCTTTTGGTCGCATCTGGCCCGTGCCGAGATCATGCGCCGGCCCGTCGTGGCCGGGCGCGTGGGCAACCCGCCCACGCCGGCCGACGTGTTGCGGTGTCTGCGGCGCGACTTTGCCCTCAACAGGCTGACGGCCGCGCGCATCAAAGCCGCCGCGCCCGACGATCCGGCCGGCGCGGCCGACACCATCGCCCGTCTCTTTTGTCTCGTTCACGCCGACCTCGACGGTGATTCCAGCGCGCGAGCCCGCGACGTCGCCGCCGATGCGGCCACCGCCGAGGGCCTGGCTTTTATTGATGCCGCCGCCGCCGCAACGGCGTCGAATGCGCTCGCGGTCGTCCCCACGCCAAAGTCCACGACCCCAATGGCCATACCGACGGCCACAACGCCAGCACCAGCGCGCATGCCCGACCGCCTGCTGCTGGTGGGCGTGGCGGCCGGTTGCCCGTCCAAGGTGCCCGAGGAGGCCGGCAGCGGCGGCGGCCATGCCAACGGCATACGCTTTGCCATGATGGCGTCGCGCACGGCAAAGCCGCGCTCTGACGGCTACCCGTGGCGCTGGGTGGCCTGGGTCCTGTGGGACACGCGCACCCCCTGCTCGTGGGAGGCCGCCGACGACCAGGCCATGGCACAGGCCGAAGCCGCCGTCGGGTGTCCCGCCGGTTCGTTTATCGTGTGGTTGCGCACGGCCGCCATGCGACCGGGCACGACACTGCCGTCAAGCGCCCTCACGCCGCAGCCGCCGGTTGCCTGCGGCCCGGTCGACCCACTGCTCCCGGAGGTGGCCACCCTGTTGGCGTCGCGTCTCGCTCACCCGCGCGCCGCCGACGCCGTGAGGCTTGCCGTTGCGCGCGCCACCACCGGGTGGGCGCCCTTGTGGGACGACCAGATTGCGCCCTATGTGCGCGCCCTGTCGACTTCGATGTCCGTGTAACTTTCTCCCCCCCCCCTCCTCCCAATACTGATCTTGCTGCCGCGCCAGTAACCCTCGTTCTCTCAATCGCCCCTATACATTTTTCCTCTGTATGGCGCGTGCTCTCCTTCTCTTTTTGCCCTCCTTCTTGGCCCGGTCTTTGGGGCGGGCGCCTTGGACGACACCTTCTGGCTGCAACAACCACAACAATGGAAAAAAACAGAGATCCGATCGTCTGGGGCTGAGGCCACACCGCGACCACAAATCCTACCCACACCTCTATTTTTTAGCAAAACAATTTTTATTTTTCCGTTCTCTTTGCGACTTTTCAGAGTCATGGGGCCGCTGCTTTTTGCGTCCTTTTTTTCCTCTTGATGGCGTTGTCTTTTCTTTTGTGGGCGCTCTCGTGTCTGCGGCGGGTGTGTCGTCGTACGAGGCCCGACCTAAACGGTGCCAATGTGGTGCTTGCCGCCTGCATCGACGGCGACGAGCAAGCGACCGTGAGAGCAGCGCGGTCCCAGACTGGCGCGCGCTTCGGCCTCAGAACCGTGGACGCTCACGTGGTCGCCGTCGACCACCACAAACTTGCCAGAGTGGGCACGCGCCAATCAGTCGCTGTTGCGCGCGACAAAGGCGGTCGCGTCCGGCGACCCCACTGAGACGTCTCGGGCGGGTTCGCTCGCGCTCCAGACGAGCGTGCCACGCCGTGCGGCCTGCCTCGCGCGTTGGCGGTGGCCATCCGGCGCAACATTGCCAGCGGGCAGCCCATAGTGGGCGCGAATGGTGCGTGCCACGCTCTCGCCGACGTAGGTGAGCAGCCCGACGGTGCCGTCGGCAAAGTAGATGTCGACGTTGCCACACGGCGGCAGCCTTTCATAGGGAAACCCGTCGTCGTGGACGCGTACCACTCTGGGCACGTCTGTCTCGCCGGCGTTGCCAGCATCACGCCACGCCTTGGCGACAATGGCGAGCACGTCGATGCTACTGTGGGCCGCGGCCTTGCTGTTGCTGCTTTCGTGGTCCGACATCTTTTTGTTTTTCTCTCTTTCTCTCTCTCTCTCTCTCGTTTTCCAGTATCGACGAGTCGTGCGGTTTGTGTCTTGTGCACTGGCCACGAGAACTCTGTTTTTAAGGGCGGTGGCAGGCCGGTCCGCGCGTGTGTGCGCACGGGAAGAGGCGCGCTTGGGTGGCTCTGCGATTTTTTGCGACCCGGGCGTCGCCCACAAACAGAGAGGGCCAATGCGGAAAAGTCGGCTCTGGTCTCCAACAAAGGCCCGCGACGCCAAAGGATATGCGCGGGTTGGCGACCGTCTCCCCCCCCCCATACGGCAAGAAACACGAGGCAATGCGCGGGCGCCATCCGCTCGGGTCCCGTCTTTGGCGCACAGGCACGCAGCAAACCGAGGGAGAAAAGGCGCGCCAAAAGAAAGAACAAAAGCCGCCAGCAATGCCAAGTATATACATACCGAACAATAAAAATGCAATCAAAAATTTAAAAAAAGAGTCGCACAGCGGAACTTGTCTATCGACTGGCTCATCTTGTGCGCCCCACGGCAAAGGGCGCCGCCAAGGAGAGACGAGAGAGACCGCGGCTTGCGGGTTCATGCGCGCCGTTGCGCGCTCGGACGCGTCATTAGCCCTGGCGCGCAACCGTTGTCTTGGCTTCTTTGCCCCGTTTCTTTTTTTTTTTGGGGGATCAATAGCGCCGCCTATGGCAAAAGTGACCGAGTCGACCAAGAGCAACGCAAACATGGCAACAGACGGTATCACATGCACCCACCTGTATCTGACGGCGGCGTCTCGGACGCGTTGTATCCGAGTTGACCGTTGTCTAACACGTGGTCGGAACTTGGACCGCGCACCGAACGGTTGGCCGGGGCACCGCTCACCAGCCAGCCGCCAGCGGCGGCCAGCGCGCACGCCATTGGTCCAAGATCCGCTTTTATACAAAGCCAGCCGGGTCCGTAAAGACACCGACCACAACTCACCCGACAGCGATCCGAGCCAACCGACAAACATTGACCAACCCCAACCCCACATCAACGGCATGACTCCCCTCCGCTTCCCGCTATCAATCACCGCGCTGGCCGCTGCGGCCCTCTTGCTGCTGGCCGTGGCCGCGCCGTCGGCCGACGCGCAGATCTACTATGACGGACCGATCCGCTTCTACTATGCGCCGGGCGCCTCCTACTGCTACCTCAACCCGGCCGCGGCCAACAACCCGCTGACCTGCGTGGCCAAGCCCGATCTCGCCGATGCTGGCATCTTTTCGCTGACGGCCGTCAACGTGCCGTGGAAGACCTATGTCGAGAGCCCGACGACGCCGGCCATCCTCAACGGCGGCGCCCTCGCCAAGTGGTGCCGCCCCAACAACTTTACGGGAGGCGCGGCCGGCAACGTCTACTGCTCGGGTCCCGGCTCGCTGACCTGGATGCAGATGATCTGGATCCAACTGATCAAGGTGGGCGGCCTCGGCAGCAACTACATCTACAGCAACGACAGGGTGATCATCCACTCGACCCTCAACAATGCCAACTGCACGGTCCTCAACAACATCCTCAACTGCGACTCGACCACCGCGGCCGGCACCGAGTTGACCATTGTCATCTAGGATGGTGTCATCATTGTGATCGCCGTCTGCCACCCTTTGTCCATCGGCAAGGCGCTCCGGTGACGCTCTCGGCCTCTTTGCCCGTCTCTCTCTCTCTCTCTCTCTCTTTTGTTCTTTCAATGTCCAACGACACCCCTTCTTAGGCTCGCTTTCCCCTTTTGGCGTGTCGCGGCGTTGGGATCCTCCTCGCTGGCATGATTTCCTCTCGCCTTTTTCTAACCTTGCCGCAGTGTATTGCTACGCGCGCGCCCCATGCCGACAAAAAATACAAAAACCCAAAAAAAAGCCTTGCGTCGCCTTTTTGTCCACATTCCTAGGTGTGCTGTTGGGCGGTGGATCTCTTTTTTTTTTGATGGAAAGAAAAGACGGAACTGCACCGAGCAAAGAGACAACGATGCGCGTGGTTTGGTCTCGTCTCTTTGTTTCTCCCTTTTTTTTTGAGGCTTTGACCAGGCGGCAGTCTGGCTGTGTACACGGGCGCCCCGCTGACAAGGAGCGGCGGACCAAATGTTGCCGGCAAGGCCTTTGCGGCAGGCGTCGGCCTGGCGAGAGCAGGCTGTCGACGGCCCCGCAGTCTGACCGTCGAGCACGTGTGTATCGAGGGCGCTGCGACAACAACAACGACATCTCTGACAAGACGCATCGACTGCGCCAACCCAAATCAAACTCGCAGCGGGCGACCGACGACGAGAGCCGTACGCTCGACCATGATCCCGCCCGCGTCGTCTGTGCGCTCCCCGTTGCCCCTCTCGCTGCCGCCGACAAGAGACGCCGCGCCGCCATGGTCACTCGCGCGCACCGTAACATCGGCGGTCGACGGTCTCGCGGCGTTAGCACGGTCGACGCTCGCCACGGCTGCGCAGGCGAGCGCGCATCGCGACGACGACGTCGACCGCTACATGACGGGCGGCGCCTATGACCTCGCTCTCGAGCGCGTGGTCGCCGTCGCCCAGAGAGCCATCGGCGCGCGCGTTGCGGCCCTGCACGCCGGCGCCGAGGCATCGGGAGACCCGACACCGGTGCCCGTCGTCGTCTTTGACATTGACGACACCCTCTTGTCGACCCATCCTCGCCGCCGCCTGGAGTCTGGTGCGACTGCAGACGCATGGCCGCGCGCTGTCGGCGATCACGACGCACCCCTGCCGCCTCTCGGACCCGTTGTGCGCCTCCACCAGCAACTGTTGGCCGACGGCGTGCGCACGGTCATCATCACCGGCCGCTGGGCATCAAACAAGGACGCCACACTGGCCAACCTCTATTGGGCGGGGGTCGGCGGCTGGGATCACGCCCTGTTTCGCACCGTCGACAGCAGCGACGCTCTTCTCTCGGCCCGCGGCTACAAGGAGCGCCAACGGGCGCGCCTCGTCGCTGCCGGGTACCAAATCGTGGGCATTATTGGCGACCAACATTCGGACATGGCCTATGGCGCGCCCGGCGTCGTCAATGTCAAGTTGCCCAACCCCCTGTACACGGTCTACTAGGCGCGCTCAAAGAGCATGAGGACGATAGGAAAAGGAGGCAGCGACCGGATGACGGCAACGGACACAAATAGTTTGATCCTTTTTTTTTGACCCTTTTCCCTTGCCTGTGCGAGGATCGATCGCGCGGCCAAAAGGCACGACCCACGAGGACCAAAAAAAAGAGAGGGAACCCGGCTCTAAAAACACAAAAAAACTGAGGCAGAGCGAGAATAAAAAAAAAGACCGCAGCGGTTGCGGGCATTGACCGGCCGCACCCGGCCGCTTTTGCTTGCGGTCAACGACCAACCAACCACGATCTTGGCCGATTCCCGCAGAAATCGGACCCCTCCCGTCAATAAATGACAACACAAAAACAAACATGAAAACAAGGACGGCCGGATAGAACCAGTCATAAAGACGCCAACGCGAATGCGAGCGCGGTCGGTTTGTGCTCGCGTCCGAATCCAAATACATGAACCGAGGTCTTTTTTTTTGATCTGTGCGCGCGCTCTCGATCGTCCACTGATGTTTTTTCTTTTTCTTTTTTCCAAATATTTCCCTTTTGTCTCATCGGTAATCCCACACATGGCGACCCGTGACCGCGGATCACGGACACGGCAACAAAGAGCGGTTGGCAGCGCGGACAAGCCGCTTGGCGTCCTCGCAGAGTCCCGGCATGTCTGCAGCGCACGCAGCCGCGGCGTCGGGCGAACCGGCCGACACGATCCACACCTTGTCCCACGAGTAGATCTCCATGTAGGGGTCCAATTCAAAACCGCGGTCGAGCGAGTCCATCCATTCGACATAGGTGGCGACGACCAGGGTCGGGTCGACCGAGAGCGCTTCGCAGGCGGCATAGACGACGGCGTCCCGGTCGAGCGAGCCGTCGGCCTTGTCTGACGTGGCGACAGTGGCGACGGCGACCGTCGGCGCGGCCCTCGCGATCGCCCCGTCGGCGCCGATCCTGTAGGCCTTGCAAAAGATCGCCGTCTGGCCGGCCGGCCGACGCCTTGTTACGAGGAGGCCGCCGCCGTCGACGCGCGCCAGACGGTGGCCACCCAGGAGCGTGTCAAACTCGGCAGCAGCGGTGGCGTCGATCCGGCCCGCGTACCTTTTGAACTCGGCGAGTCCGCCGCGCACGATCCAGTCGCCGCAATAAAAGGCGAGTTGGTCGACGGGGAGGCCCACCTCGCGTGCGATCAGCGCACACAGGTGGCCCAGGTTCCAGTCGCGCACAAAGGAGACGTGGACCGGCACGATGCCGACGCCCACGTTCGAGTCGACCTCGTCGATGTTGCCCTCGTAGGCATAAAGCGCGCTCCCGACGGCGCACGGCGGCACCACGCGCAATTCGGCACGGAGGGCCTCCAACAGGCACGCGTCGGCCATGGCGTCGAGCATGTAGTAGGCGGCGATCGCGCGGGCGCGCCAGGCACGCGGCGCGTCGTCGAAACGGACCCCGTCGGCTCCGTAGCGCAGGTAACAGAGGACGGCCTCAAAGTCGCGCGGGTCGTCGTCGATAAAGTGCGTGCCGTCGGCCTGCGGTCGCGCAGACCACGGCCCCGTCTCGGCGGCAAAGAGCCTCGCCAAGAGCGACCCCGGCGGTCCAGCCGTCAGGGTCGAACGCAGGACGCGCATGCGCGTGCCGCGCACGTCGAGGTCGATCACGTCGCCTGCGCGGTGCGCGCCTGTCGTCCCAGCGGGCGGTGCGCCGGTGTCGCCGTCAGCACGGGGCGCTATCGCTTGCGAGGCGCGCTCCTCTTGCGCGTCGCCGTCGGCGGCGTGTTTCATCCTATGCGGCAGCCCTACAGCACAAGGCGGAAGAAAAGAGCGACGATGGCGGGCGGGCCGCGCGCCTTGCTTGTCGCGTGGGCGCTTTCGTCTTTCTTTTTTTTTCCTTTATCTTTTCCCAGAGCGTCAACGGGCGTTTTCCTATTTTTGCTGCGGATCTCTGTGTCGGGCGCTCACTCGCCCGCGCCAACGGGCACCATCATCTCTTTTTTTCTTAAAATCTTGTGCGCGGCCTGGTCGACTTTGTCCCGTGTGTTGTGTGTGTTGGCTGATGGGCCATGTGGGCGGTCTTTGTCCAGTCGTCCCAACAAACAATAAAAAAGAAACAATAAAAAAAGCGACAACAAAAAAGGCAGGGGCAATGCGATTTCCAACAGGAGGCCGACGTGGGGTTTGTGGCTCGCCCGTCGGTCGGACATTGTACGCGCGGTCCCCATTTGGCCGCCGCGCACGTGACCCGGTCGGTCGACAGTGGCCTGGTTGGCTTTGGGCTCGACCAATGCGGTGTATCGTGCTGCCACAAACAACGGCAACAAATCGGTCGGCGTTGATTTCTCAACAGAGAGAGATAGGGGACAGAGAGAAAAAAGAAAAAGAGTAACCAAAAAGTAACCAAAATAAAGAGGTGCCCATACTGAACCAAAACAATGACGCACGCGCGCGCAGACAGCGAGGACAGCACGGCGACGATAGAGCCTGCGCCCGATATTGACATCCTGCCCGATGAAATCCTATGCGCCATCATGGCCGAGCATGTGTGGGACGCCAGGGACATTGGCGCGTGCCTGCTGGCCTGGCGTCGCTTTAGTGTCCTGGGCGACGCCGTGCGCCACGCGTGCCGGTACCGGTACGCGACGCTCCTATCCCTGTGTGCTGCCGGTGACCTCGTCGGTTTGCGCCTCGCCGCCGACCGTCCCGACATCTATGGTCCGCCGCATGGATTCCGCTGGGACGCGTGTCTCTGCGCCGCCATCGCTGGCGACCGCGTCGATATACTCGAACACATCAAGGCGTGCATCCTCGATGGAGTTGCCAAAGGACAACCGCACGACGGCGACCCGTCCTTTCGACCGTGGAGCGACGACGTGATTGACGAATTGCTCGCCATCCGGGCACGCGTCGTCAAGCCGGTGGTCAGCGGGTCGCCGTGGCCGCTGTGGGCTGCGCCCTGGCTCGCCCTTGCCGCCGTGGCCGCGCTCGGCGACTGCCCGCGCTCGCTGGCATGGCTGTACGCCGACGGCAACCGCCCAACGCGCATGCTCGGCCCGCGGGACGTTGGCACGCTCGCCGCCGAGGTCTTGAGAGGACCCCGCAGCGATTCCATGCGCTACGCGATCGGGCTGAGCCAAAGCGTCACGGCCAAGGTCGCGTGCATGATTGCGGCCGCCGACGATGGGGCGCCGAGGCGCGCGGCCGATCGCATCGCCGAGGTCAGCGGCTTTGACATGACGATGCTGCTCAGTGCATGGGAGCATCATCGCGAGGACGACTACCCTTATATCATGTTGAGGGCGCCTCAGATTGGCCACATGGACGGCGGACCCCCCGAGGCGACCAAAGCCGAAAAGCGTGCCCTTGCGCGCGAGGCGCTCGCAGACCCTGGCGCGGCCTTTGGCCAGGGCGTCGAGGCTGCCTGGTGGCTTGCGTGTAACGGAGGCCTCGCCGAGATGCGCGCAGACTATGGCGACGCGGCCGTGGCGACGCTGCTAAAGTCCAACCTGCAGTTTGAGACCTTGTTCGGCGCCTGCACTGTGACGCTGGACGACATGTTTTGGCTCCACATGAACGTCGTATGCCCGCACGATATTGGACCCACCGTGCGCTACATTTTGGAGCGTCCCATTCTGGCTGCGGCGGCCGACGCCGGCCGTATCGACATCATCACCGCGCTGGGCTACGGTCCCGACCCGCATCACGACAACCACACCGCCACCGTCGCGGTAGACGGGCATGATGACGCGCGCTCTGCGTCTAGCCCCGCCAGCGGCCGCCCGTTTTCGGGCGCCCAACCCGACACATGGTGCGCCATCGCCGCGGCCGCCGCCAAGGCGGGAAAGGTCGAGATGCTCCGATCGGCCTGTTTGCACTTGGCGCCCGGCGAGTCGCCCGATATCGTGTGGCGCCTCTGGCAAGCGGGTCATCGCGATGGCGCTCGGCTGCTGTGCGCGCACGGCCTCGACCGCGCGCCGGCTTTGGCTGCGCAATGGCGGGACATCTCTCGATCGGGCGCAAAATGTTCTCCGCTCTATGCCAGCGTATGCGCACGCGACACCGAGGCGGTCGCCTTTTTGCTGGACCGTACCGCGGCTGGCGATTGCTACCAGCCCCTGGTCGATCGCGCTGTCACCACTGCCGTGCACTTGGCCGTCGACGAGGCCTTGGCCAACGGCAACATGGACGCCATATGGCGGATGGCCGTGCGTTGCCCCGACGCGGTTGACGCTGCGGTGGCTGCCGCGCGTGCGACAACGGTGCCGTCGTTGGTCCCATGCCACGTCAAGGAATGCGGCTGACGCCTCTTGCTCATCGATTGCTTTTTTGTGCTCTTTTTCCTCTTGTCGGTGTCTTTGGTGGGCCTGTCTCCAATGCAAATGTTTATTGTCGAGAATATTGCATGGGGGATCATCCTCTTTTTGGTGGATAGAGTGAGACAGGCGGATAAGGGACGGCGCTTCAAAGGCGGTGGGCGCTCGCATAGAGTTGGTGGCGCATGGCCTTTAGGCCCGAGAGCAGTGCAGGGCGCTCGTGATAGACCGCGGGCTCTTCAAAGCGCCGCAGGCTGCGGGAGATGGCGCGCACGCCGTCGTACGAATAGGGACCGACACCGGCAACAACGGCACACTTGAGGGCGGCATCGCGGAAACTGACCAGGTCATTAAAGTCGCGCAGGCCCTCGGCGTCGTCGGCATCGGGTACGCCGACGATCGACGCGGGCGCTCCCGGCACCGGCGACGACATGGTCGGCACCAGCGCGCGCCACTGCAGCGACGCGGCAAACGGGTCGTCGTTGACGACGGGCCAGGCACGCGCCAGCACGGCCATCGAGAGGGCTCCCCAGTCTGCCATGTGCCTGCGCACATGCCCACCGGCGGCGTCGGCTACGGCCTTGGCCACGTCGGGTGCGGCAAGGGCATCGGCGTCAAAGTCGTACAGGGTGGCAAAGGCCGCCTCCCGACACACCGACGACAGCAGGGCGCAGAGTCGGGCGTCGCGCGGCCACCAGGTATGCTCTAGGCCGATTTCGGCGTGGCCGTCGCCCTCTGCCCCTCTGTCGGTGTCGATACCCATGCGCTTGTGCCAGTCGCGAGCGCGTTCCTCGGTCACGGCACGACGCGCCGCACGGCCGCGGAATGCATAGACAGCCGTGAGCGTCATCCTCCCCAGATGGCCGTCGCGTGTCGGGGCCATCACAAAGGCGCTCACCGAGGCCGCTTCGGCAGGATCGGGCAGGTTGGTGCGACAGGCCCGCCACATCACGCTGGTTACCCGTCCCCTAGACATTCTCTTTTTTTTGTTGGCCTCTTTGTTCTCGGTCGTTGTTGTGTGTTTGGTTTATTGCTCTTTTTTTCCTTTGCTCGTCCTTGCAAGTGCGTCTGGCCGGGTGGGGCGGATCGCGGCCGGCGTCTGCTTATGGCCGGTCGCCCAAAGACCGGGCTCTCGTCGTCTGGCCCGGTACCGCCGAGTCGCGTAGAATGGGCTCTAGTCGACCAAACAACGCACCAATCAAAAAAAAGGCAGAAAGGTATCGGCGACGCGCAGGCGATGCGCACGGACCAACTCCACTTTGCTTTTGCATCGATTTGCTGCGAGAGCAAAACCCAAACTGAACCTCGATCACGACCAATTTGCGTCCTCCGCCCGAGTTTCAATATGGTCAGGCTCCCGATTCCCACCAATGTGTGATTTTGTATCCAACGGCAGGTTGTCGCCATCTTTTGTGATGATGGCAACGATGGCGACAAGCGCAGGCGCAAAGTCGATCCTTGCCCCCATCAACCAAACCGTGGCCAACTTAGTCTCTGTCAAAAAAAAATAAAAAAATAGTCAGCCGACTAAAAAGAGAGCCACGCAAATACGTGCCGGGCGCCGCGTGTCGCGCAGTTTGGCACGAAAAGGGGAAAAAGATGTTTTTTTATTGATGGTCGGCGACGAGAAAGGGCGGCGCGGTTCCGGCCTTTGCGGTTGCGCGACACACCAAAAGGGACCCGAAACAAAGACAGCACGACGAAAGCAAGAGGATCATTGCCGTCGCCGTCGTGTGTGTCGTGCGCCACAAACAAACCCGACGGAGCGGCCGATTGCGATGTCATGGCACCGACAGTGACCATCCCCTTTTTTTTCTTTAAAAGACAAAAAAGATGACAAAAAAGAATATAGGGTTAATTTGTGCCTACCTTTTCGAGGCGCCCACTGTGCGATTGGCCGCTGTCGACACAAACACAACTCGGCCCAGTGTATAAAAGAAGGCGCGTCTGCGTGAGCCGCACAAAAAGTACCGCCGACCGACTCTGCACACCGACCCTTCTTGCGCCTTGCGCCACACCCGACGCGCGATCGACCTCGCCGCCTGTTTTCCTTTCTTGCGTCGATCCGAGCAACGATAGACAGACAGTCGTCCTCGACCATGACGGCCTCTTATCTGTGGGTCAACTATGTTGTCGCCGGCAGCAACGCGCTCGCCCTATGGCCCATCTGGTGCGCGCCTACGCCGTGGTACGCGGCATTGGCCACGGCCGCCATGGCGGCTTCGACCTTGATGCACATCTCGGAGCGCAAGCACAACCTGCCCGGCGTTGCGCCCCTGAACACGTGGAGCAAACAGTTGGAGTGGGTCGACCGTGGCGTCGCCTATGCGTCGATCGTCTTTGTGCTTTGGCGCGTCTTGGCCTGTGGCGGCGTCTCGCCGTGGATCTGGCCCGTCGGCCTCAGCGGCCTCATCGCGCTGGCCCTGGCCGAGCACTGCGAGAGAGGACCGGTGTGGTTTGCCGTCACACACTGCACGTGGCACGCCTGCGCCTACGCCGCGCTCGCCCTGGCCTTTGCCTAGAGCGGGCGCTGTGCGAGCACAGGCGCCTCGCACGCGGGTCTCTCTTTCCCCTGTCCTCCCCCTCCAATTTGGTCTGACAAAGAAGCACCCCCAAATAAAAATGTTTTAAGAGAGAGAAAAAAAAAGAAAAAGAGCAAACAGAAAGAAGCGCGCTCTCCCTTTGTTTCAATGCCACAAACAAATTGCAACTTTGGGGTGAAGACTGGTGACACATCCGACGGGGTACAGCCAGCGCCCATGGATTTTAACTGGTCAGGGCGACTTACCGGACAATGCCTCGCCGGTCGACGGTCGGCCGACTGCGCCTTGAGTCGACACGAGCAGGGTTTGAAACCACGACCGCCGGCAACAGGATCGTGTGCCGTTTTTTGTGCAAGAAAGAAAAAAAGGAGAAAAAAAGGCCAGCGCCCCAACCGGTCGCACTGAAAAAAGATGACACCCATTTGCGCGATCTACAAGAGAAGAAAGAAAAGAGGCCAAAGTAGCGCATCTCTAGACAAGCCGAAAGAAAAGAGGCGGCGACAACTACGGAAAGAGCGGCTTAAACACCGCATCTTCATCGAGAGAGGAGGAATCCTCCGGCTTGTCCAGCGGCTTGACGTACTTGACAAAGCGGAAATGTCGCCCAGAGAATTCCGCCCGGCGTCCCGCATCGGAAATGCCGTACTCGACCACGAGACTGCGGACATCGCGAAAGTAGTCCTTGGTGACGCTCACGCACCTGTCCACGTCGTCGACTTCTGGAGGCGGGACGGGCTTTTGCATCTCGCTCGAAAAGTGCGCCGCAGAGCCGCCCTCGTGGAGTTTGTGAAACTTGATGATCGTGCGCATGCAGTCGCTGTAGCCTCGGTGCTTCTCGTCGATGGCACGTTGCATGAGGAACCGCTGTTCCTGCGCCAACCTGGAATAAGAGAAGCGCAGAGCCACACATGTATACACCTTGATTAAATCCTCGTGCAAGGCAGGTACCTCTCGGAACAAAATCGTGTGTACCTCTTTGATGCAAACATGGAGAGTATTCTTGATCGAGAATGGCCGTGAGCGCTCTTGTGCCAGCCGTCGCGGTAGAAACACCCAAGAAGAACAAGCCGCGCATTCTCTTTGGCGGCGTGCCAAAAGTATAGGGGGCGCGTTGGCCGCGCTGTCTACACGGCCGACGGTTGCGTTTTGCAGTGTTGATAGGCAGTCATGCGTAATCGACAGGCAGACGTCCAGGCCGCCATGCAGGCCCATTGCCCCTATTATAGGAGGAACAGCAATGCCATCCGCGCCCACGACCGAGAAATAACAACGCGAAAGAGATCTCACCGCCCTGCAGTTGCAGGTTCCAGTGTCGCCCGATCCCAACCAAGTCGTGGTTTACCGATGAATGGTCAGTATTGGCTTATAAAGGGTCGGCCGAGCATCAGCAGGCGTCGCGCGCATCCCAACAAGACACAATCGCAGGGCAAACAAGGTGAGTCGATTGGGGGAGAGTAAAAAAAGAGGACAAGCCGCCGGCGGCTTATATCGTGCTCTTTCTTTTTTCCTAAATAGGTGAAGAAAAGTGCTTTCCCTCTTTCATTCATATCTCTGGTTCTTTTTTTACATCTCTGGCGGTCTAGAGCGGCGGTCGGCGGCATCGCGCTGCGCGGCGAGATAGCGCTCGCATTCGGTCCGGCCGCTCCGGCACCATTCGAGCGCGGCCACGTACGTGTCCATGTCGATCTCGCACCCGCGCTTGTGGGCATAGCGGAGGCACTCGACGCTGCCGCGCCGGACGGCGACCAGACAGGCGTCTGGATGCAGTGGCACTCTGCCCTCCTCGTGCAGGTAGCGCAGAGAGCCAAGTCGGCCACTCTCAGAGGCGATAAGCGTCGGGCAGTCGGGCCGCGGGCACCGCCTCTGGTCCAAGTAGGCGAGGCATGCGACGCTGCCGCCGCGGATGGCGGCCGCATACACGTCGACATCGCACGCGTGGCCCGTCTCGCACAGGTAGCGCAGGCAATCGACCTGGCCTCTATAGGCAACACTGGTCATGGTCTCATGGTCGACGGGGCACCCCTGGCCGACGAGCCACCGCAGCGTCTCGATATTGCCCGCGCTGGCCGCCGACGCCGTGGCGCGCGCGTTGCCGCGGTGCCCCAGCGCGTACAGCGCTCTGATGGTGGCGCCGCCGTCGTGCTTGTAGTCGTGGCCGGCCGCCTGTTTGCACATAGTGGCGCTGTCCTTGCACGGGCCGGCACCGATTAGGCCGGCCTTGACGAGCACGGCGAGGCAGTAATTGTCGATGGTGTTCATGAGCGCGGCGCCGGCGACGGAGTCCCACGGAAAGTCGTGCGCCAAGAGCCATTCGAGCGCCTCGTACTGGCGGTACTCGGCGGCGCCCAGGCAAAACTTGCTGAGGCGTGAGCATTCGTAGCCCGACTCGATAAACCAACGGTAGAGCGTGCCGTACGAGCCGATGGCCTCCATCATGCACGTTTCAATGTCCCACGCGAGACCGCGGTCGATGACCCATTGCATGAGTTCGGGGTCGTCGTGGCGCACCAAGCGAGCCGCCATGCTTGCCTTCCACGGTGCCCCTGCGCTGACGAGCGCGTCGATTATCTCGCGCTTCCCAGAGCGAACGGCCTCGTCCATGTCGTTCCAGCCCCACTTGTAGCCGCGCGTCGTCAACAGGGCCACCGATTCGGCGTCGCCCGAGCAGACGACCTGGAAGCCCGCGTCGACATCGGCACCGAAAGGGCAGCCCAGGTCGAGTGCCAGCGCCAGGATTCGGTAGCCACCGCCGATCGCCGACTCGAATGCGTCGTGGTGCCACGGACATTCGTGGGTGATGAGGTAGCGCAGGCACGCCAACCGTCCGTCGAGATTGTCCTTTGCACGGGCATAGGCCACTACAGGCCGTGGATGTTTGAACCGATCGGGATCGATGGCCACCTTTGTGGCCTTGCTGTCCCACGGGCAGCCGTGACGATGAAGATAGGTCAGGCAGTTGAGGCTACCGGCCGCGGCCGCGCCGGCGGCCGTATTGGCGTCCCAAGGAAATCCGGCGGTGTGAGCATACTCGAGGCACGATAGGTGTCCGCCTGCCGCCGCGGCGGTGCACACGCGCAAGTCGCTCGCGGGTGCGCTCGTCTCGTGCAGCGTAGCCAGTACGCGGGCGTGACCGGCAGAGGCCGCGGCGACGGCCATCTCGGTGGCGTCCCACTTGCAGCCGCGCTCGAAAAAGCGCACGGCCAGGTCGAGGCGACCGTGCGCTGCCGCTTCGACGCAGGCATTGGCCGTTTGCGCGTGTCGCCGTTCCAGCGCATACTCGATACAGTCGACGTGAAACAACTCGACGGCCGACGCGTAGGGATCCTCTGCGTCGACGGTTTGGACGCACACGGGTCGCGCATAGGTCTTTTGGTCCAGAGCGACGGCCCGCCAGCGGCGGGACACGCTCGCGGCGCCACCGTAGCGTCTGTCCATGCACGGCAGGTGGCCCATGATCTGTGCGAGCAGTTCGTCGGGCAGGGCGTTGATCCCTATCGACTGCGACGGGAGGCCGGTGCGTTTGTGTCCGGCAGTCGGTTCGACCAAGTCCATGGGCTCGACGGGCTGGATGCGCCTTTTTGCCGGGCGGCCGGCACGCCTCTGGGCACGTGCCCTGCGTGTGGGACCGCGCGAGATGCCTGCAGCGCGACCTCGCACGCAAGCCAAGGTCACGACGGGCGACGGTATAGGCGCAGCGGGCGCGGCACCATGAAAAGAAAAAGGCGGAGAAGAAGAGTGCGCGGCAAGCATGTCGATACAAAAAGGCGGGAAGGAGGTCGGCGACAGATGGACGACTCGCCGAGATCGGGATTTGGGGTGTCTTGTTTTGCGTGCGGGCGTCGGTGCTGCTGCTGGTGTCGCGGTGACCGGCAGGATTAAAAAATAGGTCGCCTTTTTCGCATCTTTTTTTAAAGGACGGTCGAGGGTTTTCAATTGGTCGATATGTTGATGACCTAAAAAAGGAACAAAATGCTACAGTCCACAAAAAAAGAAAGAAAAGAAAAAGGGGCAAGGCCGGCGCGACTCGGTGCGCACCGACGCAAAGAAAAAAAAGGACATGGCCGGTCGCGCGCGCCCTGTCTCGGGTCTCGCCCGTCGGGTCGCCTCCGACACGCGCAATCACACAGCCAGCAAGACAACCCATAATAAAAGGGTGGGAGACGAAAAAAAAAAGGAGGACGATCGCCAGCGACCCGTATCGTGCTCTTTTTTCCCAAACATTTTTTTAAGAAAAAACACTTTCCCTCTTCCATTTGCGCGTCTGGATACTTTTTTCTTTCGTTTTTTTTGGCGTCTCTGGGTGGTTTAGAGCGACGACGGTGGCGGCGCCTTGGCGGCATCGCGCTGTGCGGCCAGGTAGCGCACGCATTCCTCTTCTCCGTGCCACCACCCCCTATAACGGTGGACGGCCATACATTTGTCCATGTCGATGGCGCATCCGCGCTTGTGCGCGTAGCGGAGGCACGTGATGCTATTGCTCCCGACAGCATATAGGCACGTGTCTGGATGCAGTGGCACGCCTCTCTCCTCGTGCAGGTAGCGCAGCGAATCGATCCGGCCATTGCAGACGGCGGACGACACCGCATCGCGGGGCCGTGGGCACCGTCTCTCGTCCAAATAGGCGAGGCATGCGACGCTGCCGCTGTGAATGGCGCTGCAGTACACGCTAACGTCGCACGCGTGGCCCGTCTCACACAGGTAGCGCAGGCAATCGACGTGGCCTCCTCCCGCCGCGTCGAGCACGGCCCTATAGTCGACAGGGCACCCCTGGTCGACGAGCCACTGGAGTGTTTGTATGTTGCCTCTTGCGGCCGCCGAGGCCGTCGCGCGTGCGTCGCCACGGTGTCCCTGTGCGTATAGGGTATTGAGCGTGGCGCAGCCGTCGTGGTCGGGGTCGTGGCCCGCCGCCAGTTGGCACAGGAAGGCGCTGTCTTTACACGGGCCGGCACCGATGAGACCGGCCTTGGCGAGCACGGCCAGACAGTAGGGGTCGGTATTGCAAATGGCCGCGGCTCCGGCGACGGGGTCCCACGGGAAGCCGTGCGCCAAGAGGTAATCGAGCGCCTTGTGTTGGCGACGCTTGACTGCCAAGAGGCAAAATTTGGCATGGCGCGGACAGTCGCAGCCCGTCTCGATCATCCATCGATAGAGCGTGCCGTCTCTGGAGACGGCCTTTAAGAGGCACGACTCGATGTTCCATGCGAGGCCGCGGTCGATGGCCCATCGCATGAGATCCGCACAACCGTGACTTGCCAGACGGGTCGCCATGTCGGCATCCCAGGACACGCCCGCGGTCAAGAGCGCGTCAATCATCCCTGGCTCCCCACAATCGATGGCCTCGTACATGTCGCTTGGGGTCCACGTGTAGCCGCGCGCCGTCAGGAGAGGCACCGACGTGACGTCATGTCCATAGATCACGGCTTCGCCGGCATCCTCGTCCATGGGATGGCCCAAGTCGAGCGCCAACGCGAGGCTCCGTGCACCGCCGGCAGCCGCCATGACGAGTGCACGATTATCCCAGGGGCAGCCATTGGCGATCAGGTAGCGCAGGCACGTCAAGCGCGCGTCGAGGCTGGCACACACGTCCACGTCGGCACCGGGGAGCCGGCGCTCAAAAGATTTTGGGTCGAGCGCCGCCGCGGTGGCCCGCTCGTCCCACGGGCAGCCGTGTCGGTGTAGGTAGACAAGGCAGTCGATGTGACCGCCCGAGGTGGCTCCGGCAGTCGCTGTGTCATCCCATGCAAAGCCGGCCGCACGAGCGTACTCGATGCACGGCAGGTGACCGCCTGCTGCCGCAGCGGCGCACACACGCGCGTCGCTCCTGGTGGCGCCCGTTTCGCACATGGCCTTGAGGACCTGGATATGGCCAACGCCCGCCGCGGCGACCGCCAACTCGTCCACCTTCCATTTGGCGCCGCGTCGGGCAAAGCGCACGGCCAGGCCAAAGCGGCCTCGGGCCGTCGCTGCGGCGCACGCATCGGCCGTCTGCGTGTGCCCTCGCGCCAGAGCGCACTCGATGCAGTCGACGTGAAACAGGTCGACGGCCGACGCGTAGGGGTCCATCTTCCGGGTATAACCGTGGCAGCACACCTCGGTCGGGCAGGCCGACTCGTCCAAGGCGACGGCCCGCCAGTGACGACAGACGCTCGCGACGCCGCCATAGAGCCTGTCCAGGCACGGCACGTGGGCCATGATCAACGCGAGCAATTCGTCGGGCAGGTCGCCGATGGTGGTGGCTTTGGTCGTGTCGGTTGGCACATCGCTTCCGGCCGACGCCGTTGCCGCATGCGCGTCCCTAGGTCGGATGGGACGCACACGTGTTTTCGAGGACCGCTTGGCGCATGTTGTTGTGATGTGCGCCTTGCGCTTGGTACCGTGTGGTGCACTGGCGGGAGCAACGCAATCCCCGTGCGACGCCGACGTCGCCGTGGAAGAATAGGCTGCAGGCGCGGCGACGCGACGAGAGCGACCACTGCGTGGCGCTTTGGGTTGCGCTGCCTCTCGAAGTTGCGATGTTGCCATCTTGTTGTCGCGATGGCGATCGCTGTGGAAAAAAACGGTTTATCTTTTCGACAGGCCGCATAGATTGTGCCTTTTTTTCTTTTGTTCTCCTCTCGGGTGCGGCTCAGTTTTCTTTCCAATTGGTCCGCATTGCGTCAAAAGGAAAAGAAAATCTTTTTTTTTGTTTGCAAACAAAAAGAAGAGGTCGTCGCCATCGACAAAAAAAGATGATCCCCTCTGTGGCCCGAGTCGCACGGGCCACGGCGGTTTGCCCTCTTTCGTAGGAAAAAGAAAAAAAGAAAAGTATTGGCTACGGTTCGTGTGTGCGCGTTATTCGGGTTTGGGCCGACAACGTCGCGCGGTCACCTTTTTTTTTGTAAATATACATACATACACATATACTGTTGGCGCTCGGTGTCGCCGGCCCCTTGTGCCCTGGCCTGCTTTTGTAATAGTAAAAAAAAATAGACACAGAGAGAAAAGGCATCGACAAGACAATAAAGAACAAGAAAAACAAAGAGAGAGAAACTATCGTGCGCGGTGGCGGCCCCACGACCCATTTTTGCGCAACGGCCAGGCAAGACATAGAAAAAAAAAGTCAAAAGTATGTGAGGTCTTTTTTTCTATGTACATCGTGCCGAGTAGGCCAAAAAAATGCCTACGCACCAGTGACACCATCGTCGGTGCCGTCATGGCCACAGAGATCGGCACACAGCCCACCGGTGGCCAGCCAGCGGACCAGCGAGGCGGCTCGGCCGCGAATCGCGTCGCGCGGATCGTCCACCGTGAGGGAGCGCACCGACAGGGCCACCGAGAGCGGAAGCGGCGCGACTCGGACGGCGTCGGCCCACGTCGCGGTCAGCCTCGGATCCGCACAGTGTGTGATGCACAAGAAAGCGCCGCCCTCTAGAATGCGTCTGGCCGCAGGAGGCGCAGCGGCGGCATCGAGGGCGCCGGCGCGCAGGGCGAGCGCGCATAGGGTGACGAGGGCCTCGACGGCCGCTGTGCCACCGTCTTGATCCGGTCGGTCATAGGCGACGCTTTCGGCCAGCCGCGCCACCCACGGCTCCCACAGGGCAAAGCACGGGCACGGCGGTCGGTCTGACGACGACGAATGCGACCCACCGACAGCCAAGGCGACTGCCACCGAAACCAGTCGATCGGCGTCGGCCCAACGACCGGCCTGAATGTAGGCGGCCAGCGCGCCGCGAAGGTGGTCGGATCGCACAACGGCGCCCGGCCATATGTCGACAATGAGCGTGGCGTAAGGCGACGAGGGCCACGGCGCCAGCGCCTCGCCGATGGCACCGATGGGCGCATCTGCTGCCGGCGCCGCCGCGGCCAGCCAGGCGAGACCGCGCGCGAGATCAGCCTCTAGACAGCGGCCGCGCCCGACGGCGTACAGCAAGAGGCGGACGGCCGGCTCGCACGGCAGAGGTCCGAATTCGCCGTCGTTGTCCTCGGCGTGCCATCGCGCCAGCGTGGCGCACACATCGATGCGCCCAGAGCACAGGGCCGACATGGCCGTCGTGGGACCGTCATACGTCCATCCATAGCGGCGGCTGATGTCGAGCAGGGCCACGTGGCCGCGCGCGGCGACCGCGCAAAACCAATCGGCCGCAGGCGCGCGCGCCCACGTGGCCACCAGATCCCACGCCCAATCGCCCAAGATGCGCTGTGCATTCAGACAGTCGTCATTGTCGCGGTAGCCGCCGTCCTTGTCACCATTGTTGTCGTGGGTGCCTGTTTGCGCGGCGCCGTCGGCGCTCGCATTCCAGCGTTCGTCATTGTTGTCTCTGTGGTCGCGCCGAGGACGGCTGACGTCAACGTCGGCGCGCACCGTCCACCGATTGAGGGCCGAACCCAAGAGGCGCGCCGTGCGCACGGCGCCATGACGCGCCGTGGCCTCCCACACGCGCCGCACGATGTCGTCGACGGCGTGGCCGGGCGCCCACCGCTGCGCATAGCGCCGGGCGATGGCGACACCGGCCAGGGCCAGGGCCGTTTCGGCGCGGTCTCGCGCCACGGCGGCCTCGATGCAGCCCAACACCGACGGCAGGGATCCGCCGCGCGCCAGGGCGACGGCGACGGCGGCGGCCCCGAGACCGCGTGCGCCAGCCGCCGACGCCACCCTCTCGGCCAATGCGTGGCACGTTGACATGACCGTGTAGGGTCGGGGCGCGTACAGCGAGGCGCGGTCGGGGACGGCAGCGCCATCGTCATAGTAGTCGCCATAGTCGTCGCCCACACAATCGTCTGGACTGACAAAGTGCATCGGCCCGCCCACCATGGAGACGGCGACGGCGACAGCATCGCGTCGGCCCGAGAGGGCGATCGCGGCGGCCACGTCGGCGCCCGTTGCCGAGGCGCATGCGAGGCGCGCCCGGCCGAGCGCCACATCGAGCGACGGCGGGCAAGCGCCGGCCCGCGCCCAGGCGGCCAGGGTCGATGCGGCGACGCAGCGCCCCCTCGCCCACGCACAGCAATCACTCAGGCCGTCGGGTGCGCCCGTGGCCAGGCGGCGCTCGTCGGTGGCCGACGGCGTCGAGATGACGTCGCGCCACCGACGGCACACGAGGCGCGCCGATGCGCGCGACGCTGCCGCGACGCCGTGCGGCCCGTTGAGGAGGGCGTCCAAGAGTTCGCCGGGAAGGCGGTCCCATGGGGAGGGCCGGCTCGTGCGTGCGGCCTCACGCTGCGCGCGCTCGCACTGCACGGCGTCGATGAGCCGGCACGGCACGCGCACGCTGCGCGCCGGCCGCAGTCGCTTGCGCCTCTGCGCGAGCACACCACGCGGGACCCAGCCCAAAAAAGGCTCATCGTCGTCATCGTCGTTGACGTCGCCGTCGCCCAAGGTATAGGCGTCCCAATCGCGCGAGACGCGCCGGCGCTTGCCAGTCGTCGTCGGGTGATGCTCCAAAATTGTCGTTGCCATTGTCGTCGGTCCTCGCGCCGCCTCTGCAGCCTGAAACTTTGCTCTGGTCGGTCTGCCAACGGCGCTCGCCCAATGTTTTTTTCTCGTGCGTCTTTTTCCGTCTATTCTTTGTTCTTTTTTTTTTTCGCTTTCTGCGTGTGCTATTTGGTTTTTGAAAACCGCTGGTTGTGTGTGTGTGTGTGTGTGTGTGTGTGTTGCGGGCGCGACAACCAACGGGGCCAAAAAACGGGGGGACGGAATAGGACACAGGGAAAAGATCGGGTGGCCCGTCGCGATTGGACCAATCGGCGAGCGGCGACCTCCAACGGCTACCGAACCACGGTCATCTCTGTGCGGCGGGGAAGCACACAAGCGCGCAGTCCCATTGGCGCAATAGATCGCCCGGCCGTTTCTCGTCGGCGTCGTAAAAGAGGCCGCGCCCGCCCGGCTCGGGATCGCTTTGGCGCGCCCGACTTTTTTTGGTCTGGTCCTGCTGGGGGGTTGGAAAGTGAGCGGGCATGATCCCCGACACCCCTTTTTTCTGGCGATATCGCCCGTACCTATTTATGGCCTTTTTGTCTTTTTTTAAAAAAATTTATATGCATTGTTTTCTTTTGGGGGTGTGCGCGCAAAAGAAGGCGACCCCGCCTTTTTAAAAAAAAAAAGAATACAACCTTGGCGAGAGAAGGATACGGTTGGCACAGCCCAAACACCCATCCCCGTGCGTCGCCGGGCAAGAACGACGAGAGCGCCATAGAAAGAAAGAGAGCCCATGATGGTAACCCACCGGCGCGCACACGGCTACGACCCCCTCGACAACTCTTTTTTTTTCCTTTACGCCGTCTCGTCGACCCCTCCCTCCGGCCGCCGCTTGCAGTTGCGCAATCCTTGCACACCCTCTGACACGCCCTTGCGCGCGTCGCGACCCGACAAAACAGGAAAAAAAAAGACAACGACCCAAGGGGGCCATGGCCAAGCACGCTGCATTCCTCGCCCTAGTGGCGCTGTGGGCTCTGATGGCCGCGCCCGCGCTCGCGTGCGGCGTCGACTATGGCGGCGAGGGCCGCTCGCTCAACGCCCACGAAAAAGCGCTGCGCGACCTCGTGCTCAGGCACGCGGCCGCCTGGGCCACGCCCTCCAGGGCCGACCTGGCCGCCGTGCTCCACCCCGACGCCGTGTTTGCCTACCCGACGGCGCGCCTCAACTACACACAGGCGCTGGCCGACTTGGACGTCTTTGACGCCTTTTACACCAACACGACCGTCACCATCCCGCGCGACGGCATCCTCATCGACTGGAAGGTGGGACGCGTGAGCGTCAACTGGAAGTTTTCCACCTATGCGCGTGACACGGGCGTCCGCCAAGTGGTCAACGACGTGTGCCTGGGCGTCGTCGTCGACGGCAAGTTTACCCAGTGGCTCGAATACCTCGACGGGCGGGTCAAGATCATGCAGGCCGCCGGCGCGCTCTCTTATGACGACGGTCCCGACGGCATCCTCAAGCCGTGGCCGGCCCCCGTCCCCGGCAAGGAGGGCTGCCGCGCCGTCGTCACTGTCTCGTGCCCCGCTGTGGCCGCCTAGGCCTCGCCGGCTCCCTGTCGTGCCGTCGCGCCATTTTCTTTCCTTTCCCCATCGCGCTCGCGCAGCGGCGCTCTTGTCCGTAAAAAACAAAAGAAAAAACACTCTTGGCAAAAAAAGCAACAATCCATCAGTCTTGTTTGGAGGACAAGAAAAGGCGGGTGGGTCTTGCCGCGCGCAAGGTCGCGCCGAGCGCGAGACCCCCCCCCCCCGCTTTTTTTCGCCGCGATTTCCTTTTGGTCTCTTGTTTCTTTTTTTCGTGTTTTTCTTGTTGCGCCAATTTTTTTCGATGGCCAAGCGGCGCGACGCCAACACCGCGCCGACGGCCCCATCGATTTTTCTGACGGCAAAAAACCATTCAAAAAAAAAGATGGCGCGATGATATTGACGTCCGACAAAAAAAGCGCAGAAGAAGCGGGCCGCTGGCGGCTCTGTCCATTTCCATCCTTTTTTTTTCTTTTCGTCTGTTGTCGCAACGGACTCCTCTGATGAGATGAAATAAAAAGAGAGAGAGAGAGAGAGAGAGAGAGAAGCAAAATGGGAACTTTTTTGTCGCGTCATGCCCGAGGACGGTGGCGATCGGCGGGCACGTGGACACGCAACAGGCGGTCCATCTCGGCGATGGTGGTCTCGGCGTCGACCTCATGGCCGGCGGCAAAGCGCACCCACGAGCCGAGGGCGCTCCTATGCGCGCCCTCGGGCCGATCGCGGTCGTCCGACCGGCCCTCGACGGGCCGCGGGTTAAACAGCGGCCACGCCTTGCCATAACTCCTGGCATGGTGGACGAGATCGCTGCCGTCGATCATGGCCGTGGCCTCGGCGATGGTCAGCGGCACGTGAAAGAGCAGCAGCGGCGACCCCCTGGTGGCGCCGTCAACGTCAGACACCCCAAAGAGCCGCCGCGCGACTACGGCCGACGGGTGCGATTCGAGCGACTGGTGGAGCACGCGGTGCACGGCCGGATGGGCGTCGAGGTGGCGCGCCACGGCCGTGCATGTGGCTACGGCGCGGGCCACCCGGTGGCGGGCGGCACCAACCGTGCACGTGGCCAGCCACGCGTCAAACGGGCTCACGTGCTGGCCCGTAGCGGCGGCGTGCGCGCCGACGGCGTCGCCAATGCGACGGCCGACGTCAGTGTCTGCGCAAAGCACAGCGCCAAGGATAACACGGCCGTCGGCAACGTGTTTGGTGAGGCTCTCGACGATGACGTCGGCGCCGTGGGCCAGCGGGTTAAACAGAACCGACATCCACGAGTTGTCCACGGCGATGGGCACGCCGGGCAGGTGGAGATCGCGCGCCGCGGCCAGCGCGTCCAGGTCGACCACAAACCCCGACGGGTTGGAACAGGTATCGAGGTGGATCAGCCGTACGCTGTCGCCGGCGCGCAACTGCCGCTGGGCCTCGACGAGGGCGCGCTCCACGGGCACGGCGTCCGCACAGCACAAGGCGAGAGGCAAGGTGGCAAAGTTTTTTGTCGTGGCCTCCATGTGTCGCAAGAGGTGGCTCGTGCCGCCATAAATCTCGTCGGCGCACAGCACGACGGCACGGATCGCGAGGACGTCGTCGCGATCGCCAACCGCGACGGCTGCCATGAGGCCCGCCAACGCCGCCGTACCCGAACAAAAGAGGTGCACGGCGGCTGCGCCGGGGTAGGATGTGCGCAGGGCCGACGCGAGGTTGTCGCAGTTGGGGCCGCTGCCGCGCGTGTACTGATAGTGCGAGCGGTCTGGGTGGTGCGGCGTGCGCTCCTTCCACGACGAGGCCATCACGATGGCCGCCGGGCCGGGCGTGTGCACCAGCAGATCGCCGCGTGGCACGGGCGCCGATCCAACGCCGCCGTTGCTGTGCGGGTGTGCCATTGACGCCGCCTCTGTGTGGCGTCCCTGGGTGTTTCCTTTTTCCCTGCCTCTTTTTTCCCCCTGTCTCAGCGGTTCTCGTGCCATGTCGGTCGCCAACGCGATTCTCTTGTGGATGCGGTAGTATGAATTGTAAGTGTCGCCGTCGATCCATGACGTCCAAAAGCATAGACTCGACGTCAACAATGTCGGTGTTTCCTCAAAGATCCGACACCAACCTGGCTCTCGCGATAGACGCGCAGAAAAAAGGCACCGGCGCAGGACAAACTTGTGCGCAACGAAAAAAAAAAGGGTAGGATGCCTCAAAAGAGCCGGAATAGACACTGCTGGCTGACTGACCGATGAAGAAAAAAGGGACTGTGTATCTTGGCAGCCGACCGCGAGGGCAAGAAAGATGCCCGCCATGATGGCGGCGTCCGACGGCGCACGGCGCCTTTGGCCGTGGGCGCCGCAAGCCACAAAAGCAAGGCGCCCAAGAACCAAAAGAGGCGGGCGCGTCGGCGCACATACCCCAGAGAGCAGACTCGACAAGTTTTTTTAAAATAAAGAGACATCCTTTGGAGAAAAAACTCAACTACGACCATGGCTACGGTGACGAGGGGAACGGCCGGCAGGCAACACGGCGAGCCGCCCCCGCGCAGCAGCCTGCTGGCGGCCTTGACGGCTGGCCTGGAGCCCGAGGCCGACGGTGCCATGGGCGGCAGGCGCAATCGGACAGCGCGATCTCGACGCCAGCAGCCAGCCGCTCCGAGCGCAGCAAAAGTCGCCGCCCGCCGGGGCTCTATCACTGCGACGGCGGCAGTGCCGTTGCCGCCCGCGTGGGCCTCGCTGGGCGACCGACTCGTGTGCCTCCTGGGTACCGAGCCCGCCGTCGACGTGCTCGACGCCTATGGCATGGATCGCTGGGACGCCGGCGGCTGTGGCGTGCTGGCGGCAGCCCTGGCGCCCGTGATGGCCCAGCGTGGCGTGCCCAATGCGCGCTCCTACGGGATCGTCGTGCCCAACGGCGCGGGCGGCGCGCGCGTTCTGGCCTACGTGGTGGGCAACTCGCCAGCGGGCCCCTTTTTCGATGCCGCCGGCTGGCACGCGGCCGAGGCCCTCGAGGCGAGAGCCGGCCCCGGAGCGCGCATCGTGCCCCTCGAGGCCGGCGTGGGTCCCGTCGCCGGGCCGACCGGAGTCGTGTGTCCGCACGGGGCCGTGCGTGAATTGGGGCTCATCCTGGAGCGCTACCTGGACGTGCCCTTTGTCGTGCTCCACGATCCGATCGACGCGTTTGCACAGGGCAGCGTCGGCGAGCGGCGCCTGCCGCAACTGTGGACGTGGAGCGACCGCACGACGGCGGCGCGCATCTACCTGGTTACGCCCGACGGCCCGATGCCCGTCAACGAGCAGGGCACGCGCCTGCCGCCGCACTATGCCCAGGTGGCCGCCCTGGCGCGTCAGGACCCGCAACGTCAGTCGTGCCTCGTGCTGGGCGCCAAGGCCCCGCGCGGCGCCAACGCGCGGCGTCGCCACCCCACCGTCTAGACGACGCTCGCGAGCGCGCTTTCGCGCACTGGTCCTTTTTTTTTACTATTATTTGGTCATCTTGCGGTGTGTGGTTTCCTGTGTCTTTTTTTAACCTTTATTTTTAAATAGTAAAAAACGCAAGTCGACAGCACAAACCAGAGGAGGATGGAAAAGGGGCGGCGCAACAAAAAAAAAGTACGAGCGTCCCTACCCGCCGGGTGTGCGCCACCGCGGCGACGACAAAGAGCGCGCCTGCCAAAGAGCCGGGCCACCAACGATTTGGAGGAAAAAAAGGCTCGCCAGGGACAAGGAAAAAGTATTTGTAAACAAAAACATAACAAAAGAAAAAAAAAGAAAAAGGACAACAATAAAAAAAAAGGCGGACGGGTTGGGGCGCGCAGGAAAAAAAGAGGAGCGCGCGCAAGGGCATTGGACGCGGGGCGGCTGGGAAGTGCCAAAAACAGCGCGCGCGGTCCCGGTCGTGTATCTCGCCCGTGCACCCGCGGCCTTGATCAGCCACACAAAGGCCCTTTTTTTCCAAATCCCCTTTTTCAACCAAAAAAAAAGGAGGACGAGCCAAGAGGCAGAGACAGGGACATCGCCACAAACACAAAAAAACGGTCGAGAACAAGTGTCGCCGTCCGCGTCTTAGAGGAGAGATGAACACCAGGTCGAACCAGCCCATGCCAGCCGCCACGCACCGGGGATGCGCGCGTGCCCACACGGAAGCCGCCCGCTGCGCCTGGCCCGGCACGGGGCGCCTGGACCTGACCGCGCGCCTGCGTCTCGCCGGCATCGTCGCGCGTGTCGCCTCGTGGCCCGATACTCTGCCGCCGCTGTGCGAGGCGCCTCTTGCGCGCCGCGCGCGCCCCGACCCCGTGCGCTATCCCTATACCATCGCGCTCACCGGCGCCGCGCTCGCCGATGCCGACACAGAAGCCACGACGCTCGATACCGCAGGCGGTGATCATCACGGCGATCATAATGGTGATCACCATAACCACTGTGACGATCATCATGGGGAGGCGCGCGCCAGTCGGACCGCCTTGTGCGCGACGGCAGATGGTCAAGACCATGGGACATCGCGCGGCGATCGTCAAGGCCACGCCGGCGGCGACGACGCGGTCAGGGACCTCGACGACGGCATGGTGCTCGGATGGAGGCACGAAAGGGTGTGCGAGGCCCTATGGTACTATGTGCGCGTCGTCCTGCCCGAGTTGGAGATGCATCCGCGCGCGCCCGGCAGCGCCGACTATGACCAGCCGGACCGCGTGCGCCTCATGGCCTTTGTCGATCCGGCGTCGGCCGACGCGGGCGCCGACGGACCCATCATGCTGGCCTATGGCTTTGCCACGGCGTGGGAGGCCGGCGCACGGGAGCGCACGGCGGCCTTTCTCGCCGCGAGGCAGAAGCGGCGCGCACACCTGTCGCCGCGCCCGCTCGCGCGCACCGGGTGGCTTTCGGCGCGCGGCCTCAAGGCCGCCGCCGGTATACCGCACCCGCGTCTCACGCGCGATCCGAGCCTCGCCCGCCGGACCCATCGTGCCGTGCACCGTTTCGACTCGGACGAGGACGACGACAATGACGACGACGGGTTCTATGTCGCGGCCGGCAAGGCGCTCCGCGCGCCCGACAAGACGGTGCGATTCCGAGACGATAGCGATCTGATGCGGCCGAGGGATCGCCTGCGCGACCCCTACGACACATACGATACACCGGCCGTCCTCTGGCACCGGCGCAACCCGCCGCCCATGGGCGCCATGCAGATCGAAGAATTGGACGACAGCGACGACGACGATGACACGGCTCAGACAATCGGATGGCCGCCGCTTGACCGTGCTTAGGCGCCCGCAGCGCACCACGTCACTCCATTTCCGTTTTTTTCTTTGCTTGCTCTTTTTGTTTTTATGATCACACGCGCGTACGCCCCTGTCCCATCTCTGGACCCAACTTTTTACCCCCTTTGTCCCATGTGCGTGCATCAAGGTCGCTTCTTTTGTCTTTTTTTTTAATCAATAAAAAAAGTGCCTCTGTCGTCGATGTTTCCTTTTCCGTCTTTTTGGCGACACCACACGACGATTGGTCGGGACTGGGGACACAAAAAGGGCGCCGCGAGCAGAGGCGTGCATACACAACCGCAGCGCAATCGCATCCTCGCTCAAGAGAGCCCCAAGGACAAAAAGGCGAAACCATACCCTCACGAGTTGGACAAGAAAAAAAGAATGGCGCACTCGTGCTCTCACAAACTCTGCAGCAATCGGCGTGGCACAGCGACGGCGATCGTGTCGATGGTGGCGGTCCTCTTTGCGACCGCCCTGTGGCCGCACGCGGCCGGCGCCGCCAACGAGGGCATCGGGCCCGTCGAGCGCTTGTGGGAAGCGGCTGCGCGCTGCGACACCGACGTCGTGCACGATATCCTCGCAAGCGCGCCCTGGTCGGCAGCGGCGGTGCTGCCCGACGGGCGCGGGACCGCTCTTCATGCCGTGGCAACGTCCTCGTCCACCGGCGCGTGCCTGGCCGTCGCCGCCGCACTGATGCGCTCTGGCGCTGATCCGCTCATTGTCGATGCTGCGGGCCGCACGGCCGTCGACGCGGCCAAGGCGGCCGATGTCCTCGACCAACGCCCTGACCGTCCACCGATGGGCCTCTTTCTGGCGTCGGTGGCCAACGGCGAGCGCGCCGACATCATGCGCCGCCACGGACCTCTTGAGGGCGACGCCGCACGCCCGCCGCGCTAGACCGGTCTGCGCGCGCGCGTCTTTTTTTTTCCTTTTTCTGTTGTTATTGTTATCGTTGCCATTGCTATAAAAAGGCCCGTCCTCGGTTGCACCAAGACGAGCCACAAGAAAATATAGAAAAAAACCAACAGACTTTTCTTTTTTCAAAAACAAAAGGCTTGTCCCGCCAGCCGCTTCTGCGCCCTTGGTATTTTGTCGAGACGGGGGCGAGATCACGTCCGTCCCTGTCACGCTGCCATACACAAAAGGGCTCGCTCCTTTTGCTCTGTGCTCTTGTTTTTTTTGCTTTGCGGTTCTCTGTTTATCGGACAGCCGTGGGCTATGACGTCGACGTGAGTTGCCGGTCCGACAGTGAGCATTACTTTTTTCCTCCAAATAAAGGTTCATCTACCGCCCACGCGAAAGCGCAACTCGCAAAAGGGCCATGTGTGCGAGAAAAGAAAAAGGGCGACGCGCAGACCGCCAACGATCGGGCGAACCCAATTGCTATTGTAAAAGAAGAGAATTTTCGGCGTCAGGGTGCGCTACGCCGATCGAGGCGCTGCGACGGCCGAATGACTTTGGTGGGCGCTGCGCCGGCAAAGGACCGCATCCGACCGACGGGACAAGAGAAAGAGGGCGGGCGCGTGTTTTGGCCAATTGGAACCGTGTTTGGCTTGCGATCGCATCTTTTTTTCTTTTTTTATTCGTACACGCGCCTTGTGTGAGTGGCGCATCTTTTTGGCACTGCCCAACAAGGACGACAACACGGCAAAGAGCGCCCCAAGACCGCCCAAATCGGGACGATGCACAAAATGGACCGGCAGCCCACCGCACCCTTGCCGTCCGCCGGCGATGGACCGCCGAGTGGGGACGTCGAGCCAAAAGGCTGCGCGAGACAGCATGGGCCAGAGGCGCAACATAAAACTGCCGACGCCGATGCCGACGCAGATCCACGCGAACAGGCGGCCATCGACGAGGCGCGCAGGACCGGCGTGCCGCCCTTTGCGCGCGAGGCGATCGCGCGTCGCGAGGACGCCTACGATCGTGCCTCGGTGCGCGACCTTTTCGACAGTCTGATTGACGACTGTAAAGAGCACGCGTTGGGCGCAGACGGCAAGCCGCTGCTTCCGCCAGAGCCGCTGGGTCCGGTGGGACGGAACTTGCCCACGCCGCTCCTCATCGACGTCGGCTATTCCTTTGTCGACCACGCCGAGGTGCGCGCGTGTCTGACACCGGACGGCGCCTCGTGGTCGCTCTACCGTACCGACCCGCAGCGCACCATCGGCAGCGGCCACGTGGGCGCAGCCGGCGACCGTTGGTGCACGGTGCCAGGCTGCCCCGCGGAGCGCTGCAAGTCCTGCGGGCTGATACTTGCTGCCATGGGCGTCACCGATCCGACCGACCCGGCACGCGCCATACCCTATCGGTGGCCTATCGGCGTGCGCTGGACGTGGACCCACGCGCAGATGGAGGACCATCTGGTCGCCCGGCTCCGCTACGAGCCCGACTTTATGGTGGAGACCAGCACCACGCGCACCGTGGAATCCAAGGGCGCGCTGGGCGTCAAGGTGGAGCACGGCCCCGGCGCCACGTGGGGCGGCGGGAACAACGATGCCTGGTACGTCACTGTGGCGGAGCGTGTCGTGCGCGATTGGGGAGGAGGCGGCGGGCCAGCCCTCGGCGCGCACGACTGCGTGGTCGGCCTCGCCGAGGCGCGCTACGCGCTTGAACGCTACAATTTTGCCGTGCGCCATTGGAGGCTCAACGCCGTCGGGCACGGGTTCGAGCCGGCGGCGGGCGACTTGGAGCAGCGGCGCCGTGCCCAGTTGCGCGAGCGCAGGGAGGGCCTCCGCGGGTGGATCAACGCCGTCGAGTCCCTCTTGCGCAATCGCGCCTTTTACCTCGACGAGGTGGCCCCCTACGAGGCCCGCCTCATCGAGGCGGCCTCGCGCGGCCTCGTCTCGGCCTAAAGGCATGATGGCGCATCTCAACCGGGCGATTCCCCTTAATCCCCCATTGAGAGCCGCGATGGAGAAAGGCTGCCGCGTGAACGCAAGAGACTGGTAGGACGGATCGCCGATTGGCATTGACCAAGACAGTGCCCATAAAACAATAAAATACAGTATGTTGCAAAGGAGGCTGACGCGGGGCCTCATGCCGGGAGAGAGACCACGAGAGGAGGAAAAAATGTGGGACCACAAAGCACACCAAAAAAAGACGGTGTGCTGAAATCTGGGCGGCGAGTTTATCAAAAAGGCAAGTTGCGGGGCAAAAAGGAATGCCCGACGGCAAGGACGCCCGTCCCTGTGCCCCAAGACAATGATGGGGACGCCAGCCGGCGATATGGTCCCGCCATGTCCTTCTTGCGGCGCAGACAACTTGGACCCGCAAGGGGACCACCCGGTGACCTTTCACCGTCGCCGTCCGCGCGCGCAGGACGATGTTGGAACCGGCCGCCCTCTCTGTGCGGTCCTGCGACGGCTTTTTTGGCATGCCTACCTTTTTTCGCTCTCGTCTGTCGTCACGATCGGTAGCCGAATCGCACTCTGCTCGAATAGGCTTTGACGGACAAGAATGAAAGAAAGAGCCTTTACGCCCTCGTCCACAGACGGACGCTCACCGTCTGACAGGGACCGCGACAAGACCCCGTCGGCGGCGGTGACCGATGTCGAGCGGGTGTCTACCGAGCGACCCGGTAGGGAAAAAAAAAGAAACACAGTTTATCAGGCAAAAACGTAAAGACAAAGTCGATGCGACCTGCGTGTTTGAGCCGGCGGTTGGCCGGTTCTGTGCTCGATCCTCTTTTCGATTGTTTGTCGATCCGTTGGCACGGCACCACAGTGGCGGCCCGCGCCGACAAGCGACACACAACGGACGCGTAGCAAAAAAAAACAAAAAGGCAATAAATTTAATTAAAATAAATAAAAAACAAAAAAGAGCACCGGTGCGCCAGGGACCCGAGAGCAACGGTCACGGCTGGTTGTCAGCGGGCGGCGGTGCGCATCGTGGGCACCGACACCGCAGGTCGGACGCGCCAGGTCGCGCCTCTGCGAGACGGCGCGCTCCGACGGCCAAGACAGCCGAGCGCGCACAGACCTCGGGCGCATTGTCGCGCACCCAGCGGACCGGGTCGTACTGGTACAGCCGGCGCGCGGGCATGAGGCGATCGAGGGCCTCGGGCACGTGTGCCGTGCCGCAGCGCTCTTTGAGGTAGGCGAGCGACTTGACTCGACCGCGCTCCAGCGCGACGGCCCACGCGCCCGCACCGCACCGTGCGCCGCGATCCATGAGCACTCGGAGCATGTGTGGGCAGTCGCCGGCAGCGAGCGCCGCCTCACAGGCGCGCCTGCGGTCGATGAGCGCCGCGCCCGCGTCGTGCACCGCCGCCACGTCGGCCGTGTGCCCGTTCTCAATGAGGATGCGCATCACGCCCGGCGTGATGACGCGCACGGCGTCGGGCCTCGCCAGCAGCCACGCAAATGTGGCCGCGCTCCGCGCCAGGTCCTCGCAGTGCGCGGCGCCATAGGCCGGCGCCGCGCTGGGCCATGCCGGGAGGGGTCCGGCGGCGCGCGTCTCACCTGCCGCCCACGCCAGGACACCGAGGGCGCCCGCTCGCCCGGCCCCGATGAGCAGCGCGTCGTCTGTGCGCGCCCACGTGCCCGCGTCGCGGATGGATTCGATTGAGGCGGCGTCGTCGTTGGCGAGCGCAGTGTCTAGGACATGCACGCCAATGTTTTGTACCGCACTCGTCCACTCGGGCGCATGGTCCACCTCGTCGAGCAGCCAACGCAGGATCTTGGCCGCGCGCGCCTCGACGGCCTGTTGGATGGTTGTGGTCGACGGCTCCATCACGTACGCGCACACGGCCGTCGCGGCGGCGAGCGTGTCCACGTCGTCGGCGGGGAAAAGGAGCCGACCCATGTGGTGGTCGCACGGACACACTCCCGGCGGCTTGTGCTTGTGCATGCGGGCGAATGACCGCGCGTCGCCCGTGCGCAGGGCGTTTTTGAGGAGACGCGCGAATGAAGTAGGGTTAGGGTGGAAACCCTGGCGCGCCAGGTGCTTGACCATGACAGCCGCCGCGGGCGGCTGGCTTTTTTTGACAGCGTCGATGACGGCGTCCCATGGCGGTGGTACTTTGCGTCGACGGTGAGGGGGTGAGGCGTCGTCGGTCGACCGGTCCGCGCAAGGGAGCGCCCTGCAGATCCAGTCGACCACGTCGGGGGTCGTCGTCGCGAGCACATCGCACCGGCTCCACGCGTCGACGACTTTTGGCCTCGTGCGCTTGCACGCGGCCGAGAGGATCTCTGGCGGCACCAGGCGCACGAGACGGGCCGGTTCGCGAGTGGCGTCGCTCACAACAAAAGCCACAGCGCCGATCCACGTCTCGCGGGGCGCGCGCTCGCCGGTGGCAATCACCCACGCCGCCAAGTCGCGTGGATCGGCAATGGCCCCGGCGATTGCCAGCGCGATCTCGGGCGGCAACTGCAGACAGCAGTCCTTGCCCAAACCATCAGATGGCGCAGCGGCAGCATCGTGTGATCCATCTCGGCCGTCATCTGCGCCGTCGACCCGAAGCCGTTTGGCGGGGCGGCCGACGTCGTGCTGTTGGCGCTCTCGCTCGTCGGGTGTGCCGTGTGCGATTGTCCTCTTCATGACGACAACGCCGAGTGTTTCGAGAGTTTTAATTTCTTTGTCGTCACTCTCTCCTTTTTTTTTTAAATTTCCTATCAGGTCTGCCAAAACAGACGCCTTGGCGAAAGAAATGGCAGCAATGGGCCGACGACAGGCACGAAAAAAATTACAGGCGACACAACAGGACGATACGGCTGAGGGCGTGTGGAGATCCGGCTCGCCGTGCGCCGGCTTTTTTTCCCTATTTGCTCTTCATACCGGCCAATGGTGACAGAGGACCATGGACGGCACGGACCTATCGGCGCCGGGCGACGCCCTCGGTCACAAAAGAAAAAGAAACAAAAAGAAAGGGATAACCAGCCGAGACAAAACCACTGCTTGAGGCCTGCATAACTCGGCCTCGTCGAAATAGAACCGCAAACACCGAGCCATGCACCGTCCGCCCCACCGCACGCCTTTTACGACGACGGCCCTGCACAGCGGCACGCCCCTCCCGACCGAATACGAGCGCATGGCGCGCGAGGCCTTTACCCTACTGGGCCATCCCGACGCCGACGTGCAACTCGATCCCAGCCTGCCCCACGAGAAAGACGTGCGCGGGGCCCCTCTTGATTTTTTCTCGTTTTTTTTGTGTGCGCTCATTATCGCCCTCCCCACTCCTCCAAAAATCTCCCTCTCGGTCGTCACAGTGTGCGTGCTCTGTCATCGGCTCCATCTACCCGATGGGCATGCACATACAGCATGGCAGCAGAGCAAACCCACTGCAACCGGGCACCGTGTGGCCCACCATCATGATGTCTGCGGCGTCGGCTTCCGACCACAGCCTGCTCAAGAGACATGTCCTGTGCGCTAGCATATGTGCCGTCTTTGCGGTGGGCGCGCTGGCGCTCCCCGCGAGGCGATTGCCCGCATCGCCGATCCTGGGCCGCGTCCTCGCCACTGCCGTCTCGCTCCCCGTCTGCCTGTTGGCCGACGATGTTTTCAACAGGTATGCGGTCTCGCGCGCCGACGACCTTGTTGTCGATGCACTTGCGCGCTCCAACCTCGACGGCCCGCTCGGCGTCTACCTCGGCCGCACCATGAGCGACAACGTGGTCTTTGTGCTGCCGTACCAGATCGTGCCCAGCCCGACGGGCGCCGAGCGCTTTGGTCGCATGCGCGCACGCCTCGATCGGAAATGGGGCCTGAGTGCCTACCAACTCGTCGCCAATGCTGCCGACCCTGTTTTCGACTAGTGGGCGTGTATCGATTGTCTTGTTCTGCCGATCGTAGTGCACATCTTTTTCCCATCCAGTCTCTGTTTTTGTCTGTGTGTAAAAAGAAGGATAAAAGAAAAATGCTTGAAAAAGTCTCATTGTAGGGTTTAGGGCTGGGAAGGGGCGCGAGGTGGTGAGGCACCACACGCGCAACCGCGCGAGCGCACAGCGAGCACGCGGCGCGCGCAAGAAACAGGCCGGCGGCGGCACGGGCCACCGGCGAGGCAGAGAGGGGAGAAAAGACATGCATGCGTGATTCTTTAATGGGAAGCGACCGGTGCGAGTACAGAGGAATTGCTCGCCAAAGGCTCAGGCGTTGGCGACGGCGTGGTCGAGCAGGTCGAGCGCGCCCAACACGATGGATCGCTCGTCCGAGTCGGCCCACCATACGGCAGCGCACCGTATGGCTGCAGCGTCCCGGAGCGGATGCACGGCACCACGCCACAGCGCCCACAAATCGCGGTCGGAATGCTCGCCGAGTGTGCGGTCGAGTGCGACCGCCCACTCGTCGCGGGTGCCTCTGCGCAGCGCGTGCACGGCGTCGGGCGGCAGCGCGTCGAGGAGACCCCAGCGCCGCGCCCCGCGGCACAGCGCGATCAGGGCTTTGCACAGGCGTGTCATGTCGTCGGCCTGCCATGCACGCCCCACCGCGCGCGCGTGGTGTGCCCATAGGCCACATGTAAGAGGCCCTGGAAAGGGCAGCATGGCGCGGCGCGCGGGACCGCGCGCCACCTCGCCGTCATTCGACCAGGCCAGGTAGGCCACGAGCGCCTGGCCGCCGCGCGCGTCGACGGCCTCGCGGGTCCAGTCTGCGACGAGCGCGCCGACGTCCGCTCGCGTTGTCGAGCGGTGGCTCGGTGCATCGTCGAGCGCGCGCTCGACGGCGTCCGCCGTTGGCCGCTCGTCGGTCCACTGGGTGAGCCACGGGGAAATGTCGGCGTAGGTGCCGGCGCGCACCGCCAGGCACACGACATCGTCCACCGACAGCGGGCCAAACGGCGGGTCGACGTGGCCCGCGCAGGCCATGTGCTCCTCATACGTGCTCACGGCCCATGCGACCAAGAGCGCGTCGCCGTTGGCGATGGCGCGACGGGCGAGCCTCTTGGCGTCGGCCAGGGCTCCGGCTCGGTCGCCCCACCGATTCTCGACCGAAAACGACCAATTGTGCAGTGTGCTGCGCACGCGCAAAGTCTCCACGTGGTCGATCGCGTGCACCTTGAGCACGAGCCATTCTTGTGGCACCTCGTCGACAAGGCGCGCGGCGATGCTCGGCGTGCCGTGGTTGAGCACGGCGGTCCACACGGCAGCGTCGACCAGGTCGTGCGGCTTGGCACGCGCAGCGCGCACGCTCAGGTTTCGTCGTTCATGGCCCGGGGGCGCGCAGCGACGCGCGTGGCGCACGGCATCCACGATGGCGTCGACGTCGTCTTCCTTTATGGCGCGCAGCACGGGACCCATCAACTCGTACAGCGACAGAAAGGGCGAGGCAATGTCGGCGCCGGCCGCGCAGCCGTGCGCGACGCACGCCCGATAGACGAGACCAGCAACGGTCGCGTACTCGGCGTCGTCGTAGTAGTCACCAATGCCCCAGGGATCGATCAATATGTGTATGCCATCGTGGTCCACTTGTGCGGTGGCGATGGCAGCGGCGACGTCGACGTTGTAGCGACCGTCGCGCACGAGGGCCGCCGCCGTCAGCACGCGCGGATCGTACAACGTGGCAGAATCGAGGTAGGTCGCGCGCAGCATCTCGACCGCGCGAGCCAGGGTCGTCCCCGGCGGCGCCGACTCGAATAGACGGGCCGCCACGTGCACGCAGACGACTGCGCCGACGGCACGCTTGCCCAACGGATCGGCGCCGGCGGCGAACCGCTCCCTGTCGGCAGGGCGGGGCGACGACACAATGGCACGCAGCCGGCGGCACGTCGCACGCACGCACACGCGGTAGCAGCACGGCAGAAAGGCGCGACCGCGGCTGTCGGCGCCGTTGACGATGAGGTCCCACGTCTCGTCGGGCAGATGCGACCACGCCGTCTCTGTCGTCTCGCCGGTCGTCGCCGTTGCAGCGGCGATTTCTGGAGGGGCGGGGGCGGTCGTCGGTGCCGCCATCCTTGAGCGAGGTGCGGCGTGTCTCGCCTTTTTTCGAGGCCGTACGTCTGCGAGGTCATAGGGGCGCGCCACAGAGACGTCCATGCCGCGTGCCGACCAAACAAGATGGACGCGCGGGCCTAAAAAGGCCGATGAAAAACCCAAAAAAAAAGAGACCACCAAAAGACCCGAGAAGGGATCACGGTCTGGCCGTAGCGGTGGCGGTGGTCGTCGTTGCTGTACAGAGACTGCTGGCGGGCTCGGCAAGTGCTTTCTTTTCGACGTCGTCTCTAGCATGGGGACCAGAGGCCCATGCCAGAGGAAAAAGGATGTCTCCTTTTTATCAGTGGAGCCACGCCGTTGGGCCGCCGCTGCGCGGCCGCCAATAAGGGCCACGCCCTTTTTTGTCTTGAATTCGCGCCATGATAAAATATTTTGGATGCCCCCAAAAATCGGACGGGTTCGCGTGCGTCTGTACAGGATTGGCCCGTACAATCTTTTTTTTTCTTTGTGGTTGGGCACATGCCCATTTTTGCCCATCGGCTTGGCGCCTTTGTCTGGTGTCTTTTGTTTTTGTGCCTCCATCCCCCCGTCGTTGGTCCATGCCTCTGGGCGATCAGAATAGGGCCATCCAAGAAAAATACGGTAGCGACAAAAAAGGGATACAGAAAAAAAAAGGTTTTTCCGACGACCCTATGGAATGCCCCAAAAATCGGCGACGATCGCGGCGGCCGCAAAAGCCGGCTTTGAGCGTGAGCCCGCCGGTCGACATAAAGCGACCGCAAAAGCGCGTGCGCACTCCTCTGCCGCGCTGCCTCACGCACCGGCGCCAAGGCGGCCGCGCGATCACGCACCTCCTTCCGCCCGAGGTCCTGGCCGAGATCGCGTGCTGCGCCGACGACGGCAGCGTTGGCGCGTGCATGCTGGCGTCGCGCGATCTCGCGGCCGCCTTTGCCCACGAGGCCGCCCGGCGCCGCGCCTGGCTGACGCAACCGCTGAACCACATGGCCGCGCAGGGCGACATTCGAGGCCTGGCCTGGGCGCGCCGCCGCGCCCGCGCTCAGAATCGATCCCACTTTTGCTTTTCCCGCGCGTGCTTTCACGCGGCGGCCGCCGCCGGCAGGCTGGCCGCGCTCCAGTGGCTCTATGCCGACCAACGACGGCGCGGTCTGCTCGCCTGCTGTTCGACCACATCGGTCCTGTGCGAGGCGATAGAGGGCGACCACGCCGACGTGGTCGCGTGGCTGCTCGACGCCATGGGTGCGCTCTGCTCGCTGCCGCATGCAGTCGCCAAAGCCCTGCTGCACGGCGCGGCGGACGCGCTCGCCGTCCTCTGTCGACACGCCGGCGGCGACGGCTGCATCCACGGGTGCTCACGCGACAACGTCACGGGCGTCGCCGTGCTCGATTACCTCGACCGGCGCGGTCTGCTCGATCCGTGCGACATTGCGTCGCTCATACAGGCCTCGAATCCCGTGCACCTTCGTGTGTCGGTGGACTCGGCCGTCGCATCCATCGAGTGGCTGTGTCGCAGCGCCTTTGGCGACCGCTGCGACTGGAGCCTGCCAGATGTTCGTCGCGCTCTGTGCGCGGTCCTGTGCGAGTCGGAGACACACGACGCCGAATGGCGCCGCCTCGTCGAGGCCGTCATTCCGCGCGTCCACGCCGACGACCTGTGGACGGTCCTGCTCTTGGAGGCGGCGGCACGCGACGCCGTCGATATCGTCGAGCGCGCGTGGCCCCTCGCGACGGCAGACGCACGCAAAGTCGGCGACGTCGCGGCTCGCCATGGTGGCGCAGACGTCATCGACTGGCTGGTGGCAAACGGGCACGCCACACTGCACGACAGCGGCCTCTCGTGGGCGCGGAAGGCGGTCAACGGCTTGCACTGGGGCTTGGTCCATCGGCTCTATGTCGAGAGCGCGGCCTCGGCGCCGCGCGAGGACGACCGCGATCTCTATGGCACGGCGACCGTGATCTATGACGTCGCCATCGAAGCGTACGACGTCGATGCGCTGATGCGATTGAGGGTCGTATGCGCCGACGTGCTCGGCGCGGAGCGCGAACAGTGTGCCTTTGATGAGGTGGTGTCGCATCTTCGCATCAGTGACCAGTCCCACAATGGCGACGTCGAGGCCTACCTATGCACGCATGCCCTCGACAAGATCGCCCTCCCGAGGCGACTGACGTCGGAACTCGCCGACGCATCCGACGAGGTGTTTGTCACGCTGCTGGCCGCCGCGCCGCAGATCACCTTTCGCCGCTCTCTCATCAAGTCGCTGTGCAAGCGCGGGCGAGAGCACATTGCCGTCATGCTGCTGACGGCGCGGCCCGACGTTGCTCGCACCATCCGCTGCTGGCCGGGCGCGCCGGAGCGCGTGCGCGCCCTTGTGAGCCCCGACTGGAACCAAGCCGACAGGCTGCGGCACTGGGCGCTTTCGGGCGCGTCTGGCGCGCGCGCCGCCGTCGCCGAGGCCGTCGCATCAGGTAGGGACGCGTGCGATCGACTGCTCGCCGGCCTTGCGACAAAGGGCCTCGGCGCCGACATCCTCGACGTCGAGGGTGGTGCCTTGCTCGCCGCATGTTCGCCCGAGCGTCTGTGCGAAGCCGGAATCGATGCCCTGTACGCCGGCCGACTCGCCACGGGGCGCCGCCTCCTGGACGAGGCCGCGGCGCGCGGGCGCCTGCCTAATGCGAGTCAGTTGTCGACCATATTGTGGCAACTAGGACGAATGGGCGTATGGTCAAGTGACGCGACCGTAGACCAGGCGTCGGCGTATGAAATCGCGGTGTATGTCTGCGCGTTGCGCTCCGATCCTCTGCACGACATCTGCGAGGCCATGGCGTCGATCGGCCACGGCGACGTCGCCCGCGGCGTCATGATCCTCGGCAGCGCACCGCCCGACTCATTGGACCATGGCGGGTGCCGCCGTGACAGGGCTGCCTCGGTGCTCCGATTCGGACTCGCGGCAGGTCACCGTGATGGCTTTGCCCATATGATGGCCCGTGGCGATGCATGGGCCGCCGCGCTCTCGCGCGCCGTGCCAGCGTTGGCCGACACCATGGCGCGCGCGCAGAAATAACCATTGATGGCGCGAATGCGCCGCGCGCGCCCGGCATGTTTTGCACAAATATCTTTTCTTTCTCTTTTTCCCTCACAGAACCCATTTCACACCAATTCCACAAATAAAACTCAAAAAGAAAAACTCTACAATGCGCATTTCCGGCGGCGGCGATTGCGGTGGGCCGCTCTGTCTTTTTCTTTTTTTTTTCCCCTTTGCGCTGCAAAAAGTCTAACATCGGCTCTGGCAGTCTAGGCTCTGCATGCGCGCACCAAGGCACAACTTTGTAGCAGGAAAAAAGAGAGCGCCCATCACGAGGGCGGCGCCTTTTTGCGACGATAGACCGGTCTGTGTTGCGCCGCAGAGTGGGCCGGCACGCGGCGCCTGCCTGTTGCTTTTTAATCTATTCCACCCGCGTCATTTTGGGTGAATATTTCCGTTTGGCGCATGCGAAATTGGCCGAATGGGCCGTTGGCGCGGTGGCGTCCGTGCATATCCAAAAAAAAAAGGGACAGCGACCACCAGCAGAGCCAGAGGCGCACGGGAACAAAAAAAATGAAAAAAAAAGACAATTTTATCGATCGACCAATATCATGCATTCGCTGTTCTTTTTTTTTCGCGCGCTGGGCTCCCGACGGAAATCGCGCACCGCCCATAGGGCACCGCGCCACGGCCGCCACCCACAAAAAGCCCAATGCGACCGGCATCACCGCACATCGACGCAACCCGTCCACGTTGCACCTCGCCGTCGATCACCACACCACAATGTCCAAGCACCGCGTGCCTCGTCCCACCGTCGTCGGCTCTGATGGCCGCCACTGGTTTGCCGCCTACGACAACGAGGCAGGATGGGAGCGCTTCGGTGACGATCACGAAGCCGCAGTGAATTGGGGACTGCCGAAAACCAAACACTTTTGCGTTGCCCACGGCCACATCGACAGGAGCACCAGCGGTCCGATCGAGCGCCTCTACATACGCCAGTGCAGCGCCATTTATTATCCCACCGACAGCGTGAATGATTCTTGCCTTCGGTCGGCGGGCGGTCACACCGCGTGCTTTGCCGACGCCATGGCGTTGATCGAGGGAGAGCAGCCGCTGCGCCCGCTCATGCCCACCGACTATGGCCAGACGGTCGCCGCGCGCTCGGGCATCGCGCTCCGTGACGACGCGAGCGGAGGCGCTTTTATTTCGACGGTCGAGGACGCTCGTCTCTGCGTGCTAGGAGACCGCATGACCGTCAGCACACCGTTGAGGCGAGCCATCCGCGACAATTGCTCGTACGGACGCCCGGGCCTCGACACCATATACGCGGCTGCGCGCAACGCCGGCGGCTCGGCTGCCGCCGCTATGCACGCCGCCGGCCTCGTTCATGAAAACTGAGCGGCGTGCAGCGGCTCTCCCTCTGCCGCGGCGCCACCGGGACGACTCGGCGCGGGTTTGACGCTCTCTGGGACATGCTTTTACTTTTTATTTTGTTTTGATGCGCTATCATGTCGTCGTGGCGGTTTCTTGTGTCGGTGTGTGTCTTGTCACTTGCCTTTTGGGCGCTTGGTTTGCAAAATATTGGAAAAAGAAAGTAGAAAGATCCTCTTTTTTTATGGGTGGTTTTGCAAACGGTCTCGGCGCGTGCCCGAAACCTCTTGTTTTTTGTACACAAAGGAAAAAAAAAGAAATGATGCAAGCACACGACCAAGGCGAGCAGGAGAAAAAGAGATTTCGGGGAGGAGAGAGATTGGAATATAAAATGGTTTATGTTGGTGGCGCTCTGGTGCGGCCGTCGCCTCTCTCATCTGGCAGAACGGTCCTCCAAAAAAAAAAATAGACACTGGCACGGGCCGAAACAAGCCAGGCACAGGCCGACGGCGGCGATCAAGGCCGCGCGATCACTCGCAGTCGGCACTTGCCCACGGTTGATTGGCCAATGGCCGGCCAGAGACCTTGGTCATTTGGTTTCACGCGGACAGCGACATTCGAGTTTGCACGCGTCTGCGTCGCGTCCCCCTTTTTTCTCAGGGTTGCGGTTTCGCAAAAGAAAAAAAGAACGGCATCGCCAGAGTCGATTCCCGTGTGAGGTCGCATCGATGGCGACTCTCGGGCGTCCATTTTACGGACCGGCGACCACCCCACGCACACAAAGGGAAGGAAAAAAAGGGTGCCGCCCGCGATGGCACGAGCAAAAGGGCGCGGGCGCAATAAATATTTAAAAGAAAAAGTCAAACCCCCGGCTTCCAATAGAGGCGCGGGTCTCAATGGCGTGGGCGCCCGCCCTTTGGGACGCGGCCCGGACAGAAAAAATCGCCGCCAGCCATAGGGCGCCGCCCGCGAGAGGGTCAAATGACGTTGTTGCGCGGCTGCACACAACGCCATAACGCACTCATCGCCCCCACACGCCCAGCATGTTCAAGTCCACCGGCCACCGCACCTCGATCCCCACAGTCGCCGGTCCCGATGGCCGCCAGTGGTTTGCCGCCCACGACGACGAAGCCGGCTGGAAGCGCTTTGCCAGTCAGCACGAAAGTGCCGCGGGCGTACAGGGCCTGCCGCGGACCCAGCACTTTTGCGCTGCCAACGAGGACATCGATCTGCGCAACAGCGGTCCCGTAGGGCGCCTTTTCGAGTTGACATGCAGCAAACCCTACTCGTCCACCTACTATGTGAAAGACGCCTGTAGTCGGTCGGGCGATGACCGCGAACTGTGTTTTGCCGACGCCATGAGGGTGATCGACGGAGACCGTCCGCTGCGCCCGATCATGCCCGTCGACTATGCCGAGACGGTCGCCGCGCGCTCTGGCGTCGCGCTCAAGGACGACCCGACCGCGGCCGCCTTCATCTCCACGGTCGAGGACGCCCGCCTTTGCGTGCTGGTCGACCGCATGAGCGTCGATACGCCGCTGCGCGAAACCATGCGCGGGCGCTGTTACAACGGCAAAAAGCCGGATTTCCAAGATGTCTATGTCGCCGCGCGCGCTGCCGGCGGCTCGACCGCCGCTGCTCTGCACGCCGCCGGCCTCATCAAGGAAAAGTGAGCCACCGCGAGGGTTCTCGCTCTACCTCCGTGCCCTCGGGACGATTCGGCATGGTTTAGGCGCTCTCTAAGATTTGTTTTTATTTTATTTATATATGCGCTGTCATATCGGCATGGCGGTCTGTTGGTTGGCGTGGTCTTGCCGCTCGCGCGCGCGCTCTCTCTCTTTCAGGTATTTTTGTGCGTCAAAAAAAAATAAAAATGTAAACATCCTCTCTTCTGTCGACGGGTTTGAAAACGGTCTCGGTGCACAGACGAGACCCTTTTTTCATTTATCGAAACAAAAATGAAATGAAATAATGCAACTACGCAACTCAATGCGAGCGACAAGGGCAAACCGAGTAAAGAAAGACGGATTGGAAAAAAATAGTCAGTGTTGGAGGCGCTCTGGCGCGGTTGCCTCTCTGTTGGACAAAATGGCGGCCTCATGAAAAAAAAAGACGCCACGGTCCGGGCCAAAACAAGGCGCGCACAGGCCCAACAGGGGCGATCGAGGCCGAGCCAATGACGGAGGAGACCAGTCGCGATCCACCGCAAGAGTGCGCATCGCAATGTGTCAGCGATGTGCTCCTGAAAAAGAGGGACCAAAAAACCAAAAAACCCAAACGGATTATAAAAAAAAGAGGTTTTCCGAAAGGCGCGCGCCCTCTCGTCCAAAAGCAGGGGTCCATACGGGGACCGAAAAAAGTGCACGCAGCCACGACGAAAAAACGGGCGAAAAAAGGCCAGCACCGCCACAAATTCTTTGCCTACATGGCGACGACGGCGACAGCGACAGGCTCGATGGACAATCTGCCGCCTGAACTCGTCGAGATGGTGTTGAAATTTGCGCGGGGCCTCAATCGTGTCTCGTGCGCACGTGTGTGTCGCCTGTGGCGCGCCGTCATCAACCGTACGCGCCGCCCCAGCGTCGTCGGGACATGGGGGAGGCGCGAGAGGGCGCTGCTCTCCGTGGAGGCTGCGGCCATGTCCGGCCACGAGGCGCTCATCGCATGGGCACACAACGAGGGTTGCCCATGGGACGCGCGTGCGCCGCGCGCGGCCCTCGCCGCCGGACACCGCGATCTCTTTTGCCGTCTCGTCGGTCTCGGCTGTCCGTGGGAGGTCGCCGGTTGCCTAAAGGCCGCCGGGGTTCGAGGCGACACCGACGCCATCACGTGGATCACCGCCCGATCGGATCCGATCGACCGCGGCCACACCGCCGTCCTCGCGCCGATCGCGCGCGCTGGCCACCTCGACGCGCTCGTCCTCGCCAAGGCCCATTGTCAACTCGCTTGCGACGATTGGTGCGCGTGCTATGATCTAGAGAGCGCCGGCCGGGCCGTGTTTGACGGTCGCACCCGCATCTGCCGCTGCGCCACAGAGGTGATGCGCAAGGCGGCCGCGGGCGGCCACGTGCAGATCATGGAATGGCTGTGGAACTGCGGCTACGCCTGTGGATTCGCCGTATGCGTGGCCGCCTCGCGCGGCGGTCACATCGAGGCGCTCGAATGGATGGCCGCCAGGGGCGTCCTCTCGCTGAGTGAGGCGCTGTGCGCTGCGGCGGCCGACAGAGGCCAACTGGCCGTGCTCGCCTGGCTGCACGCCGCCGGTCGCCCTTGGGACGATCGCGTGTGCCTCTATGCTGCGGCGCGCGGCCGCCGGGACATTGTGGAATGGGCGACAGCGCGCGGATGTCCGTGGCACCCGCAGACGACGGCGACGGCCGCGGCGCGGGGCCACCTCGCCGTTGCCGAATGGTGTCTGGCGCGCGGATGCGGCCTCGTCGATCTGATCTCCAATGACTGGCCCGACAGTGACTACCTCGACGCGCACGTCGAACCCGACGCCAAGCCGGCGCACGTGGCCGCGCGCATGGGGCGAGTGGACGCCCTTGCCTGGCTGCGCGACCACGGCTGTGACTGCGCCGACTTGCACCTCTTTGTCGAGGCCGCCGAGTGCCAGAGCCTTGACGTACTCGACTGGGTGCACGCCAACTGTCGCGCGTGGGACGCCGAGGCGTGCGCGTGCGTGGCCGGCTCTGGCTGGCTCGCCGGTCTCCAGCACATGCGTGCCGCAGGCTGTCTGTGGGATGCGCGCGTGTGCACCGAGGCGGTGTGCGTCGGTGCCCTCGATGTCCTCGCATGGGCACGCGCCAACGGGTGTCCGTGGGAGGTCGACGCCATCCTCGGCACCGTCAGCGGGCGCAGCGCGCCGCTGCTCTGCTGGCTCATCGACCACGGTATCGAGTGGCGAGCGTCGTTGGCGCTCCGCGTGGCCTGCGCACGCGACGAGCCCGATTTTTTCGAGTGGCTCATGGAGCGCGGCCTCGATTGGGATCCGACGGCGTGCGCCACCAGGGCCGCGCGCGATCGCCACCATCGCACCGTCGACCTTATTGTCGACCGGACGGGCATCGCGCGCCCGTTGCCCCGTCGCCCTTGACGTCCATCTTTTCTCCCCTTTGCTCGTGTCCCTTTGTCCGTCCTTTTCATTGCGGTGGTTGTTGGCGCGTGTGGCCAGCGCACATCCGCTTTACAGAACCACCGAAATAAAAAAACAGTTTTGTGGTCCTCTCTTTTTTTTTCGTCCGTGGCAGGCGCTGTGACAAAAAGGACTCGTCGAGATGGCGTCTTTGGATGTGCTCTTGGCCGCCGCTCGGTAGTTTTTTTTGACCCCGTCCAAAGCCGACACCGCGCCGACGACAGCACCGTCATCGGCCAACCGATCCATTGGCTCGGCGCTCCCCCGTTGTCGGCCTCTCTTTCGATGCTCGTTGATGTGTCTCGATTTGAGTTTCCCTGTCAAAGATCTTTTAGATCACTTGGCGGCATGTGCATAGCAACACGCGCTACGACAGCGCCCTCTTTTCGCTGCGGGCCACTGTTTTGACCGACGGAGCGGGAGGTCGGGTCTAGTGTGTCGCGCCTAATAGCGGGCAACGGCTAGCCGATCGGCTAAAACATGCCCGTTCCACTGTGGGCGTCCCTGCTGGGCCGTGCCCATTTCGTACGGGGGCAAATCCACAGGACGCGATCTGTGCGTTGAAAGTGATCGTCGTAGGGCGCGAGGCCAAAAACATGTGCCGGCAGCGGGCACCCGCCGCGGCCACGCGATTTGACGGTTTGTGTTTCTTTTTTTTCTTTTTTCTTTTTTGGTTTACCAGCGCCATCGTGTATCCTCGCCACCGTGCTTTTTAGGTGTTTGTGAGACGACGCAACGCGGCGCACGCTTCGCACCGACTGCAAGATTTTGCGTCGGTGGCGTGGGCAACAACAACGATGCCGCCGTCAAGCACGCCGTCGATCCAGCGACCGCCGACGGACGACCCGTCGGGGTAGAGACGGAGCCCATGGCCGTGCTTCCTGCCGCCGGCATAGTCGCCCTCGTGACGCTGCCCGCTGGACCAGATGTAGACACCTCGACCGTGCATCTTGTCTTTCACGTAATCGCCCTCGTAGCCCTCGCCGTCTGGCCACTTGTGGCTGCCGCGACCGTGCTTCTTGTCGTTTGTATACCCACCCTCATACCTGTATCCATTGTATCCGGTAAAGACGCCGCGGCCGCGTCTCTTGCCACACACGTAGTCGCCCTCGTACCGGTCACCGTCGGCCCAGGTATAGACGCCGCGACCGTGCATCTTGCCGTCGATATAGTCGCCCTGATAGCATTCGCCGTTGGGCCGCGTGTAGACGCCGCGACCGTGCCTCGCGTCGTTCACGTAGTCGCCCTCATAGCGGTGGCCGTTGGGCCAGGTGTAGACGCCGCGGCCGTGCCTCTTGCCGTCGGCGTAGTCGCCCTCGTAGCGCTCGCCACTGGGTCCTCCGCAGACGCCCGTGCCGTGCCTCTCGCCATTGGCATATGCGCCCTCGTGACGATGTCCGTCGGGCCACGTGTAGACGCCGTGACCGTGCATTTTGCCGTTGACATGGTCGCCCTCGTATTGCTTTGTCGCGCCGTCTGGCAGCACGGCCGACTCTGCGAGGAGCCCGTAACCATGAGGCACGCCGTCGACGAGATCGCCCCGGTAGAGGGCCGGCGCGCCAGACATGGTAGACGGAATGCGGCCGACCGAGACTCCGACAGTACGCGCGTCGCAGGCGCACGCGCGGTACACCCACTTCCAGTCCTTGCCGTGCTTGACAAAGTCGGGGTGCACAAGCGGACCCAAGCGCGACTCGTACAGCCGTCTCCACAGCGCAGAATCGTTGGCGAGACGGTGGTGCCGCCTGGATGTGGCTGAAAAGGCCAGCGCGCTCGCAGCGCCAGCGGCACCGAGCATGGTAAGGACGAGTTCGTCGGGCAAGAGGTCCCATGCAGAAAATGTGGCGGCGGCGACGCCGTGCGGATCGCCGTCCTGTGCGTGTTCGCCGGGACTCGCCAAACCGACGAGCGCCGTGTTTCGATCATCGCCCGCCATCGCCCGCTGTCTCCTGCCTTTTCGCCCTCTGTGTCGACCGCGGCGTGTTTCCAATGCTTGGCGATCCTCTATTTCGACCGCAGGATGCACGCTGTTGTGCGCTGGTCGCGTCGACCTGTTTTTTGCAGCCGCCTGCACAGGTCGGGCTCGACTCTTTTCCATTTGGCCCCTCGTACCGGAGATAGTGGTCGGCCCAACGCCAGAGCACTCGCATTTTTGTTGGTTGAATTCACTCATGTGTAATGTGAGATTTTTTAACCGAATTACGATGCAAATTGCGACCTGCCGGCCGCGTCCGTAAAAGGTCCGGCGTTGATGTTGCTGCCGAGAGGCACGCGGTCGCCTTTTGGTGTCGCGCGCACGCCGACTTTTCCGCCGGCGACATGCCACGGGTCGAGGCGAATCCCTATCAGCGCGACTCTTTGGACGTCGTGCCTGAGTCGCGCGCAAAGGCGCGCCGGCCTTTTTTCCGGCGGCTGCCCGCCGCGGACGGCGACCAATGTCCGACGACAACAGGGCGGGCACCCACCAAGGCCGCCACCGCGCTTGGCGCTTTCCACCCTCCCCCGTGTCGGCTGCGACGTCCTCTTTTCTTTGCCGTCAGAGAGCGTCGGCGGTCGCCCTTCCTCCGCTCTTTTTTATCTAAACATTAACAACGCGCGCGTTGGACGCAACACCAAAAGGCAAAAAAAAAGAGAGGACAATGTCGGTACGGGGTCGGCCCTCCCGCAGGTTCTTTTGCCTTTTTGTTGCGCTGTCTGGTTGCGGTGGTCGTGCACGCTTGGAAAAAAGGCGCTTGGCGTCCTTGCGCGACGCAAAAGTGGCAACAAGACAAAGACGCAAAAAGGGCGAGGTGGCACTGGCGACAGGAAAGCATAGGCAAAAAAAAAGAAAAAATTCTTATTTCCTCTAATCGACAGTTGTCTCGGGACATTTGCTGCGCGCCGCGTCGTCTTGCGTGTCGTCGTCGTTGGTCCGGTCGTTGTGGTCGTCGGCGATCGTGCCGGCATGGTCATCGCCGTGGGCCGTCCACATCTGGCGAATGGCGGTGAGGGTACGCGAGAGGCTGCGCTGAAAGAGGGCTCGGTCGGCGTCGGCGCACTGCCCGAGGGTGATGGCGGCGGGCGCCGTGTGGACGGCCGTGGGCGCGCAAAAGGCCTCGCACAGCGAGACCAGATCGCGCCCATAGATCACGGCGCACATGCGCGCCGTGTCGTGCGCGTGAAGGGCACACATGAGGGCCAGCACGGTCGACCGCACCGAGGCCAGGGCCGCGCCCGCTCGCGCCGAGGCCACGCGCATCGTGGGCAGCGACTCCCACAGTTCGGCGTGCTTGTCGGCCAGCGCCAAGAGACACGATAGATCGGCGTCGATAGCGCGCTCGCTGTCCGACAGGACCACGGGCGCCGTCTCGGTGACGATGCCATAGTGGCGCGCCAGATAGTTGTCTGACGGGTGGGCGCGCGCAAAGGGCGACACGACAGAGAGCGAGCGACCAGCGCGGGTCGTGCACACGGGCGCGGCGACGTCGGCCGGCAGGGACTCTGTCTCCTTCTCCATCATCTTCTTCTCCTTTTTTGTTTTGTCTTTTTTTTGTTTTATGCCTGTTTTATCTCTGATCCTTCTTTTTCCCTCTTGGTGGACGTCGTGCCGTGCGCGCGGGGTTTGGAGCGACGACGCCTGGCGGGGGCCTCGTTTTTCTTCCTGTTTTTGGTCGCGCGTGTGCGCCTGTTTCTTGGCGCGCGCCCGTTCACCCGCGGTCGGCACGCCAACCACCAACCTCACATGCGCCAACAAGGGGATGGCGGCACTGCGGTTGGTCTCTTTTTTTCTCCACCAGAAAAGTTGCCCGACCATGTCGCTGGGGGAATTTCACGTCGTCCCTTGTCGGCAGCATCTCTTTTGGTTCCACCGCCTCCTCCCCACGCCGACCCAAGGGGCGCCGTCAGATAAGTCCACGCCCGTCTATTGCAAAAGAAAAAAAAAGAAATGGATGCTGTGATTGGCGTCTCTTAAGAAAAAAAAAGAGTTCCTTACGGGCAGGGCACTTGCTGTTGCCGATCGACATGGAACACACGGGACAAAGCGATTTTTCGATAGACGGCAACAATGCCGACACCAACTTTGGCGACGTGTACGACAGGCAAGACGATAATGGCGGTGGCGATGGCGACGTTGGCACCGCGATGGACTTGCCTGCCGAAGTGCGGCTGCGCATCCTCGCGGACCCCGTGACCGCCAGCAGCGTCCTAGGCGTGTCGACCGCGATAGCCGCCTACGGCCGGCAAGCGCTGGCTGACGTGGGCGCCGCGGCGCGCCGGGCCGAGTGCCAGACGCCGCAGTCCTGTACGCGCGCGCTGATCTGTGCGATCATGCGCGACGGCCCGGTGGATCTGGTGCGCGTGCTCCTCTCGGGCGTCGTCGACCCCACCCTGCCGGCCATTCCGGCCACGGTGAGCGGCATGCCTACAGGGCGCAATTGCTTTCACGGGGCGCTCGTGGCGCCCCTTTCCTGCACGGCCGTCATCCCCGGCCGGATGGACCAGCCGAGTTACTTTTTCGAACAGTCGGTGCCACCTTTGCTGGGCGCGTGGACGCCCGTCACCATGGCGGTCGCTTTCAGCGCCCCGCGCGCCCTCACCGTACTAGGGTCCTTTGGCGCGCGCGCACCTACCACCACCGAAAGTCTGATTGCCCAGGTGATGTGGCAACGGCACACCAACAACTACTTTGACTTTGTGACCATTAATGCCACCGGCACACTGGAGCGTCTGCCGCTGCGCGTTGTGCCCTTGGCCGAGATGGTGCGCCGGCTGCTAGGGGCCTTTGGCCGGCGCCCGACTCTGGCCACCGCCGACCACAACCCGCTCACGCTGGCCAGGGAAAACACCATGTATGACGTGGAAAGACTCATCAACAGATCCACGGACACGGACAGCGCCACTGGCCAGTTTCAGCCGCCGGTGACGCCCGCCGAGGCCATTGCCAGCGCGCTGGCAATGCGCATGGGCCCACTGCCGCCCCTGCCGGCAGACGCCCCGGACGACGTCCAATTGCGCGCCCTCGCCGACAATCTCGCTGTGCGCGCCCTCGGCCCGTGGTTGGATATAGCCGCGGCGCTCCTGGCGGGCGGCTACTCGGCTGATGAACGCGTCTGCGTGTTTGCCTGGGCGACGCGAGACAACACGATGCCGCGCACCATCGTCCCGGAGCGCGACCTCGCCGCCGCTCTGGCCGGCACGTACGAACAAGCGATCTCCGCCGACCTCGATCGCATGCGCGCCGCGACAAGTCGGCAAGACGTGATAGCGTACGCTACGAGCGCCCTCCAGAACATGCTCTACGACGTTGTCATACGCGCCTTTCTCGACGCCTATTAGAGGGCGTCATCCTAGAGACGCTTTTTTCTCTATGAAAAAATGGACTTTTTTTGTGCATGCGCGTGTCTTTTTGTCGTATGGGGCGAGGCGGTTTTGCTTTGGATTTTTCTGTGGGCCTCTTGTGCGAACAGCGCAACCGCGCCGGCTGCGACCAACGCGCGCACCTCGCGTCGGCATTGGCAGACCGGCGAAGACCAAAATAAAAGGAAAGAAAAACCGCCCGTGTGCCTGCGCGACAGGGCAGAGAAAAAGGGAAAAAAAAAGAGAAGAGATCACCACAGTCGAGCCGCCGGCGCACATCGTTGCCTGCATGGACGCCTCCTGGTGGTTGTTTGGTCTCTTGTGGTCGGCGCTCGTCTCTTGCGCAGCCTATGCGCTTCTGGTGGTGCACATGGGCACCGGCGATCGCCACGATGATCACCACTGCCGTGGCAAAGATGACGACATGGCCGATGACCCCCACCATGGCAAACACGCGCACGGCGCTACAGGCCCAGACTTGTCGTCGTCGTCGCCGCCACCACCGCTGACGCTGATCGACCTCCCGCCCGAGATGCACGTTCACATCCTGTCATTTGCCGACCCGCGCGGCGTCGTCGGCTACGTGGGTGCCGCGCGTGCCCTCCGCGTCCTCGGCCACCAGCAGGCACTAGCGGCGCGACCGCTGGCGGCGATCGGCGAGTGTCTGTGCGGGTGCGATGCGGTCGACTGGGGTCCGCGCGACGACAACCTCGACTTGGCCGTGGCCATGGGGTGCTCTGGCGAGTGCTACCCAACGCACTTTAGAAACCTACTTGCCTATGGGGGGCTCGACGGCGCTCGCGCACTCTACTACCGCCTGGAGGCGCTCATGCTTCCGGCCTTTGCTCACCTGGGCGAGCGCGAGTCGCGCCGCGCATTGGCTTCGTGGCTCCTCTGCCACGCGCTGCGCAACGAAATGGCGAGCGCGCACGGGGACGAGGCCGCCGCGGCGCTGGCCCACGAGGCCGCGGGGACGTGCGTCTTCCAGGAGTACATCTACTACTCTGACGACCCCATATGCGTCGGCGAGGCCATCGAGCGCGGCCATCATGCGTGCGTCAAGGCCTGTCTCGGCTTGAGAGAGACAAACCCCGACTTGATATACGATCTGAGCATGAGGAGCGTGCTCTACAATGCGTGGCGCGCCCACAGCAATCCCCTATCGCTTGACCGCCTGGCGGCGCGATGCCGGGCCGTGTGCGAACTGAATCCACGCGTCTTTGCCGATGCCGAGGCGGTACGATCACAGATCATAGAGTGGAATAATACGTCGCGTTGGGGGACCATCAAGGCCGGCGCCTTTGCCGTCATTGCTCGACACGTGCCCGGCCTACGCGCAATCGATGTGGCGCAAAGGCGCGCGCGATCATGGAGCCACCACGAGGAGCGCGCGCTCGTCGAGGCCTTTGTCTGCGGGCACTGGGACGACGCCGACAGGCTGTGTGCCCGTGCATCCGATGCTGTGGCGCAAGGCAACCCGCTGACAAAGGAGCGAATCCGTTACACGATCATGCAGATCGCAGAACTCCGCCTCCATCGCCATGTCGTCTATGCTGCCGAGGCGTCCGTCGGCACCAACACGCTGGCGATTCTAACGCGCCATCTACCGCGCGAGTGGGCCGACTCTTTGCGCGCCGTCTTGTTTGGCGAGTGCGCAAACTGGCAGGTGTGCTCGCCGTGCGCCGCGGTCCTCCACGTCGAGCACCTGGCGTATGTAGGCCGGCCCTCGTTCAAGGATCGCAACGTGTGCGCCGCGCTGTGGCCGTCGCCTCACAAGCATGCCCAAAGCGTCAGAGGGTCGCGCGCGCGTGCGCTGGCCCTCTTGCGTCACGAGGCGGTGCGCTGGCCGGTGCGCGTGGCCCTTGCCGCCGCGACCTATGGCGACATTGGGGTTCTGGAGGCGCTCGCACCCGAACGCGCCGCCGTGGAGCCTGGACTACCAGAGACGTCCTCATGGACCGTCGATGTCATCGCCCTCTTGGTCGCGGCCGGCTACACCAAGGGTGCGCAGACTATGGCCTCGCGCTACGGCATCGACATCAAGCGGGTCGATGTCGCGCCGACGGTGGCCGCGCTTGATCAGGCTCATCCCGACAAGCCGTTCTCGGGCCTCTACAGCGCCGACTTGCCACGCTGCCCGTTGCCGCTCTCTGTGCTGTTGCACGTGCCGCGCGTCGACGCAAAGAGCACACTTGTCGAGGCCATTCGACGTGGCATCGGCACGCCCATGCACCCCGTGGACGCTGCGCACCTGGCCGCGGCCTTTGTCGGCGCCCTCGACGGCGTCGACGCGTCGCACGTGCTCAAGCCCACAACGGCTGTGGGCGCCATCGACTGGCTGTGCGGCCAGACCTACATGCGCTTTGGCGCTGCCTATGTGACGGCGTGCGCCTCAATTGGCGCCACGGGTGTCGTGCACTATCTCGTGGTGCGTCGCGGGGTGGCGTGCGATGTCGGTGCCGTGCGCCGCGCCCTGTATGACCGGGACCGACACTCGGATTCAGGTTCGGGCTCGAATGACACGGAAGACGGCGCAGAGGCCCGTGTGCCGTCAGAGGCCGCGCTGCCACGGTCCTGGATCGACTTTATGGAGCCGGCATTGCGCGCCGCCGTGGGTGCGCAACCGGCGCATGTCGGCGACTAGCCTTGCCCTATACAAACTTTGCGCCGACCTACCAAGTCACAGTTGGTCGGGCCCCTCGTCCGGCGGCCGGACTCCAGGCCAAACTCGCAAGTGGCCCTTCTCTTTTTTTTTCCTCCCAAACAAGATCATCGATTGATTATGCGCCAATTTTTTTTTCGATCGGGTCGCGCATGCATTTGTGGGCGGCGAGAGAGCGCGAAACCGCAAATGCGAGACAGCACTTTGAGAGGCCCCATTCGCCTGGCACGGCTGTCGATGATCGGAAAAACGATGTTTTGTGAATCCAAACCGTGAAGCGGGCGATGGGATTGCGGTCTAAAGGATCGGCCAACAAAAAAAAAATGACGAGCGGGAATCGGCCGCCGAGCATCCGCTGTCGAGACATTGTCCAGGGCAGGACTTTGGGCGTCCTCTTGACTAGAAAAAAAAAAAGGAAAGAGGCATCTTTTGCCGCAACACGGCGGATGCATCGCATGGAAGACGCATGTTTTTACTGTGGGACGAGGTTTCGATTTTTTCGTCGTTGTTGTCCTTGTCCCGAGTGGTGGTGCAGTCCCAAAAGGAGACGCGCACCGACGACCCGCGGGGCTGGTTGGGTGGCATCGTACATGTTTCCCTCTTGTTTTCCCTAGATTTTTTCTCTTAAAAAATGCAGTTGGTGGCGGCATTGCGCGGCAGATACCCGTGAAGCATGCCGTTGGCACGGTTTCTTTTTCCCCCTATTGTTACGGTACATGGCGATTGGCGTGCATCGCAGCCTCTCGCTCGACGGCGATGTCTGTGTGCGCCTTTTCCTTTGTTCTCTTGGATGGGAGGAAAGGGGAACCAAAGGAAGGGGCCAGTTTGCGCTATGCGTGCGGCTGCAGCGTGTGCGCGACCCGACCTGATGGCGCAGAGGGACGGCGCCGACGACGCCCAAACAATCCGTCTCTGCGCAGATGAGGGGAAAAAAGAGACGCCCTGCCGCCTGGCCTCGATCCAAACCTTTTTTCTTTGGTCGAGACTGAGGCGCTGCCGACGAGACCCACAGGCCGAATCGCCATGGAAATGGACGGGACAAGAACCGACGAAAAAGAGCACCGTCGATTCGCGCCTCTTTCCTTTGATGCCAACAGCGCCGCTGACGCGCGCGGGGTCGTTGCCGACGACGCTGCGCCGGCGGACGCGAATCGTCGCAGCGCACTCCTCGGTCGTCTCGTCTCTGGCGGCGCCGACCATCTGAGACTGGTTCACCGAGAGGACCGCCAGAGAACATGGCGCCTAGACCTCTGTCCGTTGGCGTTACGAGGGCGCGTCAATCGCTCGGTGACGGCCACCGCCATACGCGACGAGCGCGACGGGTTCACGGTAAGGGGCACGCTCGACAGCGGATGTATGTATCACGCGATGGTGGACACGACGGGGTCGGCGCTGGAGGCCCGGCTCAAGTTTGCTGCGCCCAACAGCGACTATTGCGCGCCCATTCCTTTTAGGGCAGAGAGCAAGGAAAAAAGTGCGTGAGGGCGCCGACCCGCTCCCTTTGTTAAAAAAAATGTTGGAAAAGACGACGCGAAAAAATACCATTGCGCACAATAAAAAAAGAACGGAGAGCGCAGACTATTCGTCAATAGGAAACGGGTTCTTTTTGTGGTTTGTTGCTCGGAGGCGCCTCCAAAAAAAAGGCGAGGAGCAAGGGCGCAGCACGCCAACACGACGGGCGCGCGCCCACGGGCCATGGATACGCCCAGAAAGAAGCAAAGGACAAACAAAAAAAGAGCGTCGACAGGTCAAAAAAGCGAGAGCAACCTACACACACATAGAGATAAACAGAAACCGAGGCGGCAGGCGCTTGTGACGGGATGGACGACACTGCAGACAACAGAGTGCACGCGGACGACCACGCTGAAAAGTCATCAGAGGGCCATGATGCGACAACGGCGACGGTGCGCATCCAGGTGGCCTCGGACCTGCACCTCGAATTGAGGGACGCACAGGCGGCGCAGCGGATCGACGACATCATCGCGCCCACCGGAGCGTCGGTCCTGGCGCTCGTCGGCGACATTGGCTCACCCGTCGAGCCCTCCTATGCGACATTTATCGCAGCCGCAGCGGCGCGCTACGCGCACGTGCTGGTGATTGCCGGCAACCACGAATACTATGGCGGATCGGCGCCCGACGCGCCCACGATGGCCGACCTCGCGGCGGCGATGCGCGAGACCTGCGCCGCACACGCCAACGTGCACTTTTTGGACGACGACGCGATCGTGCTCGACGGCGTGCGCTACGTCGGGTCGACCCTGTGGTCGTTTGTGCCCGAGGCCTTTCGGCGGCGCTGCACCAAGGACATGAACGACTATCACCTCATCCGCGTCGCCGGCCGCGCGCCCGACGCCCAGCCCAAGAGGCGCGCCTCTAGGTGGACTGTCATCGACACCTATGCCGACGGCGAAGACGATTGTCGGTGGCGGGGCGGCGATGACGGCGATGACGATGACAGCGTGAACGGACGCCGCTCATCGCCGCCGACCTTGAGCAACGGCGACGGCCTCTTGACCGTCGATGACACCAACGCGCTCCACGCGGCGGCAGTCGACTTTCTCAATGAGCAGATTGCCGAGGCAGCGGCGGCGCCCGAGGATTGTCGCCAGCCGGTCGTCGTGCTCACCCACCACGCGCCCTCGTTCAAATCGATCCATCGGCGCTATGCGACCTCGCTGCTGACGTGCGCCTTTGTCACTGACCTGGAGCGACTCATGCGCCCACCTGTCGCCCTGTGGCTGCACGGGCACACGCACACGGCGTCCGACTACGAGGTCGAGACGTGCAGCGCCGACGGCGCGACGCACACTGTGCGCGTCGTCAACAACCCGATGGGGTACCGCCAGGAGCGCGCCTATTCGGGCTATGTCAAGGACAAGGTGGTCGAGGTCGTCGTCCCTCGTCACCATCGAGCCTAGAGGCACCCGCTGCCATGTGGGCCTCTTTGGCATTACTCTCGTTTTTTTCTTTTTTTTTGCTGTCTCTTCTCTTGGGCCTCGCGATTTTTAAGAGGCACGCCATCACACGGTTTCGCGGTTTGATTGCACAGACAGAATACACACACACACAAAAAGAAAAAAATGGCAGGCGACCGACGGCACAATGCCCAGAGCACTTTCTCTTTTTTTTCATTTTTTTTGCATGTGCACAAGTAAAAAAATAAAACAGGCGATCGACCGACGAGCACAATCCCGTGTCGATCAGAAAAAGAAAGAAAAAAAGAGGGATCAGGGCGAAAAAAGAGGCCACCAGGCGCGCGATGTGGTCCGACGCGGACTGGTTGGACGGCGCGTGCGGTTATCGTTGGTGCCGCCCGCCATCACAGTGGCGCACGCAAAGGGCACGTCGCCAATGAGTGCCACGGCGCGCGATCGTGCGGCCGCTGCGACGCGACCGTGTCTTTTGCAAAAGACGCCCTCACCGTCGATGTGCATGCGCGGCACCTTGTTGCAACCGGCGACATGGCACGCATTGTGGTCTCGCTTGTCGATGCGCAAATCGAGGTCGGTGGCGTCAGTGGGTGTGGCTCGACGCAGAGGAGCGGGCACGCAGATGGCAGATTGCAAGGCACTGCGCTGCGGCTTGCGTGCCGGGCAATGCATCGTCGCGGGGCCGTGTGGCGATCGCGCCACTAGCGACATGGGCACCCACCCCGATTGGCCGTCGCAGGCGATGCGTGGCATGGGTACCGTCACACGATCAGGCGGTCGGGCCCCTGCTTTGGTTTTGCATGGGCCTCTACCGGCACAGCCTTTGCTCTGCCCGACAGATGTTGCCCGATGACCGTCGACACGGGCCGCCTGTTGTGATGGGCATGCGATCGTCGTCGTCACAAGCGTCGTGGGATCTGCATGCACTCTGCGCGCCGGTACCGGCTGCTGGGGATCGCCCCCGCCCCCGTCGGGTTCCGGGCCAAACCACGACGCCGGCGGCCGCGAAACATGGCGCGGTTCGGCGGGGGCACCGATGACCGGCGTCTGCCGGATGGGACCTGTTGGTGCACGCACGACGCCAAGGTCGGCGGCGGCCGGGCTTTGGACACGCGCACGGCGCGCGTCCACCCAGCGCGTCCGCTCGGAAAGCCGCATGGCATAGTGCACGTGGCCGTGATCGGGGCGCTTGCGAAACACAATCTCGGCGACGCGCGCCTCGGCCTCGACGGCGTCGCCGCGGTGCGGCGCGATGCGCGCGCGGAGGTCGGCAGCGACGGCCGCGTGGCGTCGGCAAAACACGCCACGGTGGACCTCGACGAGGCGCACGTGTCGGCGGCATCCCAGTGCGTCGCACATGCGTGCGCCGTTGCTATTCAACAGTTGGTCGGGTGGCCTCGTGGTCGGGCCGACAGCCACGGATTGACTCGGGTCCAGTGGGCGCGCCCTCTCGAACCAGTGCGTCGCGCTCATGCTCGCAAAAAAAGGCCCGCGATGAATGGGACCCAGTGGGCACCCGTCGTGGCCGGTCCTGCTCTCGTGACAGGGGCGCCTCGGGAGGACGCAAGACGGTCGGGTCAAGTTTGGCCTGCAGACAGACCTTGGGTCGTCGAGGCAGTGTCTTTTTTCCCCTCTTGAATCCTCTGTTGTTTTTGGCCCTTTTTTTTTCTCTTTAAACAAGGCCGACTGCAGGGCCTAGACGAGTCAACGATTTGGTTCGTATTCTCTGGCGCGGTGGTCGTGTGCCGGCAAAGGTGGCGGCGGCCTGTCTTTTTTGTAATGTCTCTGTGCCTTTGGTGGCTTTTGGCTTTTTCTTTGTCGACCAATCAACAATCGCCTGTGTCGGGCAGTGGCCGGTCGGGTGGTCGCTATGCCGCTGCCGCCAATCGCCCGCCGACAGACTCTCTCCTCGCCCGGTTTCACGTCACAAAATTCAAAAAAAAAAGAGTAACAAACCGCCCTACGAAAAACGGAAAAAATGTTGATTGGTCAAGGAACCGAAAGAAGGAACCGCCGACGAATATTGGCTGTCAAGTCTGCCTGTCATCTGCGCGCGCGCATCGGGCACTGCACGCACCGCAAATTGGGGAAAAAAGAGCATCAGGAAAAAAAAGAGGTTTGCGTGGGCCATAGAAAGAAAAAAAACAAAGCCCGTCGGTCCCACTCGATCGCAGCACTTTTGCACGCCTCTGACATTGCGCGCTCACATGAGACCGAGCGCAAAGAGTCACAAACCGGCCACGCAGACCGCGGCCCCTGTGCGTCCTCGCAAGCGCCAGCGGCACGACGCACACCCACCCGGCGCAGGCCTAGCAACGAACGCGCCGACGACGACGGCAGAGGCCGATTCCGTTCTTGCCGCCAGTGGCGACAAAGACTATGCCGGTGCGTGCGAGTGGATGGATCTACCCGACGAGGTCGTCTTTTTGATTGCCTTGCAGTGCACGGTCGGGTCGCTGGCGCGCCTGGCACAAATCAATCGTCGCACAAATGCCATCGCCCGCGACGACCGTCTATGGCGACGGCTGTGTCGCACGCGCGCGGGTGCCGCTGCGGCGTGTCCGGCCGGTCCCGCATGTGCGCGCCATCGCGACGGCGGCGACCCCGATGCCGATCTCGGCGATCGGATCCGCCGCTGGCTGGACGTCGACGCGCGCGAGCGGCTCACCGAGCGCGCTCCCGGCGGGTGCGAGGCGTCACCGCCGCCCTGGACATGGACCGAGTTTGCGCAGCATGACCGTCATGCGTGTTGCGTGTGCCACGTGCCGCGCGCCGACGGCAACGACCCCACTTGTGACTACCGCTGGCTCTATGCCTCGTCGCTGACGCCGCCCGTGATCTACCGCGCGGACACCGACCGGAAGCCACGGCGCGTTGGTCGCATCATCTCAATGTCCTCGTGGCAGTGGCGCCCTCTGACGCTCATGGGCGAGTCGTGCGCGACCGAGAGGGCGATGTGCACCTATAGTGGCGAGGTCGACACCCGTGACCGGCCCAACGGTTACGGCACCCTGACCGTGTGGACCGATGCCAAGCCAAAGCGCGCTGGTGCTGCCGGTTCCACGGCCGATGGCGTCACTGCGATCGTCCGTTATCGCGCCACGGGCCACTGGAGCCACGGGGCTGCCGACGGCGCCATGCGCACGTTCAACTACATGTCGAGCGCGAGCGTCGTCTACTTTGAGGGCCAATGTGACAGCGGGAGACCGCATCGGCGCGGCCTCGCCGTCATGCGCGACTGGGTCTATGACGGCAAGTGGGACGTTGACGGCTACCCGGTGGGCAGCGGCCTGGCGTGCTACGGCCACGCCCTGGTGCGCTATGGGCGTCACCGGCGCTCGCCCGGCGTCCTCATGCACCACATTGTCCTGCGGCCCGACGGCAGCGTGGCATGCGAGGATGAATACGACGACCCCTACGATGACGACCCCGATGCCTACTGTGGTCGACACGACGTCGACTCGGAAGACGACTCGGACACAGACACTGACGACCGCACGTCTGAGCGTACCGACGCCGATGCGTTGATCGCCGAGGCCGCCTGTGTGCGCGTGGGAGATCACCGCGCCATTCGGACCGCGCCCGTGGGCCAGGGTTATACGCTGTTGCGCGACCGCACCGGGTCGCCCGTCTATACGGGTCTACTTACGAGCGACCGCTCACCCCGGCCCTGGCAGGGCACGGCCTTTTTGGCAGGCGGCGCGAGCGTCGCCTACGTCGACGCACAGCCGGCTCGCGTCATGCAGCGTCTCGTGGCCGTCGTGTATGGCCGCGGCGACAAGATCACCTGCCTCGCGTCGTCGTCGCGGTTTGGACCACCAGTCGACGTGGTGGCATTCACCTTTTCAGAGCGTGCGCCGCACCCGCTGGCCGGTCGCGTCATCAAGGGACCCTGGCACGTGTTGGCGCTTCCCTCGTCATCGTCTTCAGATGCCGCCGCCGTTGCGACGCGCGGCGCAGACACCCGCCGCCAACAGGGCGAGCAGTCAACGTCGTATCGAGACACGAACGCCCAAGACAGCAGCGACAGTGACAACGACGACGACGACGATGAGGAGAAACACAAGATGTTTTCGATCGATTCGTGTGGCGACGAGATGATCGTCACGCACCTGGTACACGACCCGCCGCCGCCTGTGGGGCTCGACGCCATGCGCGCCCTGGCCGACTTTGTCTTTTGGCCCGCGGCGGCCGGTCCGGAGCGCGACGCCTTTTTCGACTATATGACGGCCAACTATGGGCCGCGCTGGGCAGCATGCCGCGCCGTGGCCGACGCCGCGTCCCTCTTGGCCTAGATTTGTCTGTGCCCTTTTTTCGAGCAACATTTTTTTTGTTTTTCAACGACCTGTTTTGAATCATTGTATTCTCTCTTTTTTTGGTGTCTGTCTGGTTCTCCGAGTCAGTAAATTGTCTCTTTTTTCTTTATACCCGAGCGCCGTCTTTCCGCTTGGTCCAGCGACACAAGGGGGCCTTGGCTCTGTCGCGCGGATTTGCCTGTTTGGCTTTCGCCATTTCTGAAATTGCCTTTGAACTTGCGCGTGGACCAAAACCCCCCGTGCAAAGGGCCACGTTCGATACCCAACAACGGATCATGGCCGGCTCGGCTCTGGCAAAGGGTCAAGCCAGCCGGCTGCGAGCCGACACGATTCGGGTTTCCCACTTTATGATTAAAAACGTGAACAATCCGTGCGACGGTCGCTCTCACCACCAGCGCCACTGTTTTTTTCATCTCATAACGGCAGTGACCTTTCGTCGGTCTCACCAAAAAAAGACAAGAATGTTTGTCGGCCTCTCGGCTCTTTGTCGCCCGCCGTCTTTCTCCCTCGAAAAAAAAAACAAACCTATGCGCATCGTGCCTAGCCGAGTGGAATCACGATCTCATAACCAACAGCGCTCCCGCGGTCCGCATGGCGACTCGGCAAAATGTGCGCGATAACACGATAAACGAAAGGCAATAGGTCGCAATGGACAAAAGAGACGCCCACATAAAGACGACACGACTGCGCCACAGTCGAGCAAACTACACCGCTATGGATGCTTTCGTCGCAAGTCTCACACCCGACCAAGTGCACCAACTGTTTGCTCAATACTACAGTGGATCCTACGCGCATCTTATGCGAGGTGCAATCGTCAGGCTCTCGGCTGAGAAGGAGCGAGACTCCCTCAGCGAGTACCTGGGCCGCTTCACCGATCAAAATGCCTCGGATAGGGAGAGGCGCGACGTATTAACCTCGATAGTAAGAAATGGCGACTTCCAGGCACTGCTCAACATTGTGCAAAGCGACCAGCATTTCCAGGAGCCCCTGTACCGCATAGCCAACGACGATTAAAGGTTTCCCAGCGGCAGACCCCATGTCGGCATGGATATCCCTTTATGTTTTTTCATTTGATACGGGGGTGATAGTCAAGGACGTGTTTGATGCGCCTGCCCGCGCGTAGAATAATTGTGGTCTTTTTTCCCTTTGGGCGTGCTCTGTTCCCGTCGGGACGGACCACGTGCGCCCCCAACACCGTCTCAATCGATCGGTCAACGGGAATCCTCGGTAGGTTATTAGCCGACAAACTGGAAGCAAGCGGTGGGCGCAGACTCTGAAGGACTTGCTCTTGCGGGGCGGCATCGATGATCGGCAGCCCGTGCAGCGAGGCGCCTTTTTTTCTCTGGCTTTTGTTTTTGCTCGATAGGGCGAAATGGCGGCTATTGAGAAGAAAAAGGATTGGCAGACAGAGGGCGCGCTGTCGTTGGTCAATGCGGTTGCACGAGTCGCCGAGCGGGTTCTTTGATTGCAGCACCAGTTGCAAACTTTTTCCCTTTCGATACCTCATCGCGCTGCATCGCTCGCGCGCTCATCGCCACTGAATGGAACCGACAGAGACCAGACCGCACGCGAGCAAGCGACGCCGCACGGGCGACCCCGAGCCCCAAACCGACGGCAACGTATGGGCGCTGTTGCCTGAAGAGGCCGCGATGGCCGTCCTCTCCTACTGCGAACCCGCCGACCTGGGCCGGTTGAGCGCAGTCGACTGGCGTCTCCGCCGCCTCGCCATCGACGAGCGTCTGTGGAAGGGCATCTATGAGACGGCCTTTCCTCCGTGCGGTAGTAGATGCATCGCGGCTCTGGGCGCCAGCGTCGCCGGCCTGGATATTGCGGCCCTCGTCAACCGAGGTATGGACATCATGTTTGACGCGAGCAAGACCACTGCCGGCTGCGCGCTCCCCTTGCCCGAGCCGGTCGTTCGACTGGGCTGTCCATGGGGTTTCAGGTCGCCGTCCGAACAATGCCAACACCACTGGCCCGACGTCATTGCAGCGCGCGGCTACCGCTGGGCCTATGCCGTGGCCATCGTCAGTCGGCCCCGGTTCTTTGGCCCGCATCTCGATGGTTCGGCGCCGTGTCTCGTCGGGCGATCGGTCTGGTGCGGAGCCACGCACCGCGGCGACCTCGCCGACACGCGATTCAACGCACTTGGGGCACATGGCTACGGCACGGCCAACCACGGCCAGTTTTTGCCGAGCAGCCACACCACGGACTACACCATAAAGGCACGAGCCATCAGCGGCCACTGGTCGCACGGGGTCGCAGACGGGCGCGCCGTTGCCTGGTGCGCCCTGATGGGCGGCGTCCACGACACCTCAAGGATCGAGCCACGCGACCAGTGCGTCGGGTTCTACCAAGGCGACTGGTGCCAAGGCATGCCACACGGCTCTGGTGTCCTCATCGCACCAGACCACGACTATCCCATAAGAAAGTGCGGCGGACCCTCGGTGGTGCGCTGCGGCCCGTGGCGTCTCGGCAGCGCCCACGTGGGGAACCGCGCGTGGGGTGTTGTCGCCTCTGAGGACCGGCCCAACGCGGGCGTGGGCATCACGGGAACCGACCCCAGCCGACTCGACATTGTGCGTACCGCCGACGGCAGGGTCGCCTTTCTCGGAGATGTGCGCATGTGGATGCCCCACAGCGGGCAACTCATGGGACGCGACGGCAGCGTGCTGTACGACGGCATCGTGTGCACCGATAAATACGATAGCGAGTCCAAAGGCCAAGCCATCTTCCCTGATGGCCGCGCAGCCCACCTCGACATGGAGTCGTACAAGTTGGACGGAGGCGTGCCAATTCAGCGCAAGACGCACGGACGCGCGCCGATCACATACAAGTTTTACAACGGCGTGATGACCGCGGTCAAGTCTGACCTCGGGGACCCGGTAATCAGCATCGCCTACCCCAACGGCGACCGGATGAACTGGTACGGCGGACGCAGGGAACGGGCGACGCCCGTCAAGTTTATCTACGCCGACGGACGCGCACTCATGCCACCTCTCGGATGGAACATGGTCTCTTGGTGCCACCCACCTCGATCGTCGTGCTCTGACGCTGTCGGCGCAGAGGCGCTCCTCTGCGACACGCCCTTTGCGAGCAACGACAACTATCGCAACGTCCTGCAGATACGCGCCTACCTCGATCACCTCGTCTTTTGGCCGCGCCTCGCCGGACCCGACGATGCCGCCGGCTGTGCGGCCTTTCTCGACCACATGGCCGCCCACCATGGCCCCTCGTGGGTTCGGTGCCGCGCGGCCGTGCGCCTCATGTTGGACCTCGATGGGCCGACCGCGCGAGAATAGTGCCAAGGAAAAAAGAGAGAGAGAGAGAGAGAATAAATGTCGTTGCCCGCGTGCATAATTTTTATCGTTGGGTCTTTTTTTACTAGATTTTCTTTCCTTTTTTCCTCTGTCGCCGTGCTCTTGGGCTCTTTTTCTCCTGCATGTCTCTCGCAGGCCCGGCGGCGGCCATGGTCTGGCAGACAAAAGCGCCGACCGCGCCGACATCCTACGACAATTTTCCTCTGTCTTCTTTTGGTCTTTTTTTCGTGGTCTTGCAGTGGCCACCATGGCGCGCTCTGTCGGCCAATGGCCACATGGTAAACTTTTTTGATGATGAGTAAAACAGAAGGATTGGCGATCCTCGCCAGGAGGACCGCGCGCATGCGGCGCGCCGTCTCCAGGTCGCCTCTTGTTGACAGGAGGCCCCTTTGTCTTCCGTGATCCCCTTCGCACATTTTTTCGTCCAATCTCTTTTTTTTCAGTATAAAATGACCAGCCAATGTGCATAGCGCGCCTCGCCAACGTCCGAGCCCGCTATGCGCAAAACCCTATATTGTGCTCTGGCATCGATCGCCGACGGCCGCCACATGGAAGTGATCACAGTCGAACCGCCCGCAAGCAAGAGACGCCGGACGAACGCTCCAATAGGCGCGTCAGCCAGCACGTGGGCGCTGTTGCCTGAAGAGGCTATGACGGCCATCCTCTCTCACTGCGGACCCGCCGACCTAGGCCAATTGAGCGCGGTCGACTGGCGTCTCCGCCGCCTCGCCTTGGACGAGCGCCTATGGAAGGCCATTTATGAGACGGCCTTTCCGCCATGTGGCCCGAAATGCATCGCGGCCCTGGGCGCCAGCGTCGCCGGCATGGATATTGCGGCGCTCGTCGATCGAGGTCTAGACCTCATGCTCGACCCGGCCGCGACCGCCGGCGGCTGCGCGCTGCCGCTGCCTGATACGGTCGCTCGGCTAGGCGACTTTGACAATCTGGCGCTGCGCGGCTGCCGGCACCACTGGCCCGACGTCGTTGCGGCGCGCGGTTACCGCTGGGCCTATGCCACGGCCGTCACCGTCCGGCCCCGGTTCTTTGGTCCCCGTCTCGACGGCTCGCCGCCGTGTCTTGTCGGACGCACGCCGCGGAGCAACACAACCTACCGCGGTGACGTCGTCGACACATGCGACGGCGCCCACATACCGCACGGCTACGGCACGTCAAACTTTGGTGTCTATTACCACCCGTACGATTCGGATATGATACCGCGGCGCATACACACCCGAGGCGCCAGTGGACAGTGGGAGGACGGTAAACCTCACGGCCGCGCAGTTGCGTGGTGCGATCCGTGCGACGACGGCATGAAACCACATGCTGCGCGTCTCATTGATCGATGCGTCGGATTTTATCAGGGCCACTGGGCCATGGGCCACCCACATGGTGCGGGCGTGTTGATCGGCCATGGTCATGGGCCCCCTTCCTCGCGGCGCGTCATCCCGTCGCTGGTGCGCAGCGGCCCATGGTTTTACGGCAAGCCCGCCCGCGGCACGCGCGCCTGGGGCGTCGTCGCTACCGCCAAGGACCGACCGACCGCCGGAATCGGTGCTTCGGACCCCCTCGACAGATCGGTCGTGGCGCCCGGAATTGTACGCGCCGCCGACGGCCGGGTGGCCTTTGTCGGGCGTCTTGGCGACGACGGCAAGCCCTCTGTCGGTCGCCTCTTGGACCAACACGGCGCACTGGCCTATGGCGGTGACGTGCGCGCCCATCGCACAGGGAGTCCGGGCCGCCTGTTCCTGCCGGACGGTTGCAGGGTCGATCTCTGCGGCTGGCGAGGCCAATTTGGCACGATCCCGATGGGCACTGACGCCGCCGAGATGCCCCGGCACGACCGTCACGAGATCATGGTCGTTGTGACCTACCCCGGCGGCGACGTCATGCGCTGGCGCGGCAACCCGGCGCGGCCCGCCGAATTTGTCTATGCCGACGGTCGCGCGTGTCGCCCGCCTCTCGGATGGGTCGTGGGTGACTGGTGCCAGGCGGCAACCCCGCCTGCCCGACTGCTCCTCCAGGATACGCCCTTTGCGCGCGATCTACGGGACGACATCCTGACGGCCAGCAGTTACATCCAGCGCTGCGTCTTTTGGCCGCGCATCGCCGAACCCGACGATGCCCTGGCCTACGCCGGGTTTCTGGATCACATGGCCCGCTGCCATGGCCCGCAATGGGTCCGCTGTCGCGCGGCCGTTCGTCTTTTGTGGAGCCTCGATTGACAATGTCGTCTGATGAATTCCTTGTCTCTCTTTTTTTGTTTTATGGTAATTTGTGCATTCTGTGGTTCTGGGCGTTGTTGTTTGGAAGAAAAATCGGCCTCGGCGGCGTGTGCGTCTTTGGCGACCGATTTACAAGTGCAATCAGCCCTCTCTCTTTCCCCCTTGTCAATCCGCTGCCCTTGCCAGCGCGCGGGTGCGTGGCCGATCGCTCTCACCCGGTCGGTTCCCGTCGATGCCGACCGAATCCGCGGTCAATCAGCCCCACTGACCCAAACAAAAAAACAGCCTACCAGCCGGATTTTGTTGATTGTGAAAAAAAAGTACAAGCGATCGCCAGATGGCGTGTTTGGCCTTGGAAAAAAAAAGAGAGACCATACACGAGGTTTTGATGGGACAATGTGACGGTAAAAAAAAAAAGAAACAACGACACGCGACCCGATGGAAAATTCCAAGAGGCCGGGGAGGCGCAAGAAAACAAAAGGAAAGAAACAGGAAAAGATGCGTCACGGGGAAATCGGACGGCTCCGCGGGACACCCAGCCCGTTCATGGTCTGCCAAAAGAAATCGGTCATCTGGGCGTCCCATGCGACGAGACCCTTGCGCACATAGTCGATGAATCGGGCAAAGGTGGCGCTCAGTGTGTCGGCGGGCCAGTAGACCGTCGACGTCCACGTCGTGCCCTCGGGCCGCGCGTGCGACCAGCCCCGTTTGGGAAAGAGGACCAGCCCGGCGAAATCGGGATCGGGACACGCCGCCGAACAGGCAAACCAGAGCACGCTGGTGATGGCGACGTCATCACGCCCACTGCCGTTGAGGTTGCCGCACTCGACGCCGCACACGTCCCCGTTGCGGTGAATCACATAGTGGTGATCGTACTGACCGCCGCGGCCACCTGCATAGTGCGCCGGTCTCCTAGGCATGCACGTGCACACACTCGACGAGGCAGTGTTCCCCGCTGCATGGGGGCCTCGCTCGCGTCGTCTCCCCTGTCGAGGATCGTGTTGGCAGGTTTGGTACCTCGCATCCCAAACCACGTGGGTGGGGTGTGGATCGCCGGGCGAGGCCACGGTGCCCGCGCCACCGTCATGTTCGTTCCACCATATACCGTCGAGCGTGGTGCCATTGAAAAAGGTGCACTGGCCGCGCTCGTGCCTGCCGAGCCGGTAGGTGCCCCGGTAGGTGCGTCCATAGCCGTGTACCGCGACGCCGCTGCCGTGAGGCTCGATCTCGCTAGTGTCGCTGAGCGACCCGGTGCAGCCGGGTCCACGGAAAAACGTACTGCGGCTCAGTCGGGCCAACGCATGGGCATCGTTGTCGCGCACCATAGAACTCCACCGCCACGCGAGGTCGTCGGCGCCGTCACATGAACCCACGAGGACGTCGCCCTCGTACGCCCAGCGGCCACTGGCCGGGTCGTCTAGGGTGCACCGGCCGTGCCTGATCGGGAGGCCTCTGTGCCATCGGTAGGCGATGCCGTTGAGCGTGCCGTGTCCGTGGGGCAGCCCGCCTGCCCACTCGCCCTCGTACACAAACCCGCCGACAAAGAGGGCGCGCCCGCGTCCGTGGAGACGCCCGGCGTCCCAGCCTCCCGTGTAGGCGACGATGGCGCCGCGGAGCGGACCCGTGAGGGTGGGCACCCGGTCCCTGCACAGGGCGCACGGACACGCGTTGGTGGCGTGCGGACCGCCGCCCTCCCGCGGCTCGTCGGCGCCATCGACCGTTTCGGCGCGCCGCGCATGTATAAACCCTGTCGCGCACTCGGGGTCGCCCGACAATTGGGTCTCGGCGACGATAAAGCAACGAACGTCGGTTCGATCGCCGTCCCTCGTCACGCAGAGTCCGTAGCCCGCGGGGCGACCGTCGGTGACCGATCCGCGGTAAACGGCCCAGGGCGCACGCAATGTCGCCAGACCGTCGATCCCGGCGCGCGCCCCGTACCAACCCGACGGCATCTCGTGCACGCGGATCGCGGCGACGTAGACGTGCGACCAGCGTGCGCCCGCATTGGCCACCTTTTCAGAGAGGGCGACGCGCGCAGAGCCGTACCGTCGACGGCAGTGGCCCATCCATGTGGCCTCGTCGCCGACGAGGATCGAATATAATGGTGCACACGTGAGCCCGAGCCTGATGACGGCCTTGGGGTCGTCCGGTGGGCACAGCAGCAGAATGTCGGCGATGGCCCACACGACCTCGGGAGGCATGTGCAATAGCGAGAGGTCGTCCATGGCGGCGGCAAGGTATGACACCGTGTCCGATGCGCCCTATCCGGGTTTTTAGAGTGGGTTTTTCGTCGCTGCAGAAAAAAAAGGCGGACCCGCGGTATGTCTTGGTGCTCCCGGAAGCACTGTCGTCGTGGGCTGCGCGCTCTTTTTTTCTCCCCTTTTTTGCCTGCGCCGCGGGGCATGAATGCGCAGACCAATGGAAAAAGGTGTCGACGGCGCGCACATTTTGATCTCAATTTCCCATACGGCCAACGCTTTTGTCTACATGTCATGAAGGGCGACCGTGCGCAACTTGCGGCCACAAACCGATGCGCCTGCAGGCAGGCAATAGGCCGCGGGGACGTCCAAATGTCACGAGTGCCACAGGGTCCCTATACTTTTATTTCGTACCGGCCGGCCCAGCCTCGGCCATGTCGTACGTGGAGTCGTATTAACCGATCCTTTTTTATTATTGTCGCGTCAGAGGCACCGACAAGGGACAAAAATCACCCATTCACGAAAAGAAAAAAAATGGGGGAAAAAAGAGTCGAGGCCATTGTCGTTGCCACAAAGAAAGAGAGATGTCAACGGCGCCGGGGTGCGAATCGAGTTGCTATGGCAATGGGATCAAAACAGTCTCTGCCTCGATCGCGGCGGCTCGGCGGTGGTTCGTCTTTGTCTCGCCCGGTCCTCCAGAGGCAAGGTGGCAGACGCGGGAAGCGGCTCGCTTCCGACGCGGTCGCCGATCGCAGTCCACACGTCGCCACAAAAGGCGGTCGGTGATGACCGGTAGGCCGGGTCGCCCGGATCAAGGCCGACCAACTCTGCGGCCGGCGCCAGGCTATCGACGCCAGGCGGGCGGTCGGACGCGCACGCACGCATAAGCGCGTACGAGGCCACCGTCTGCTCGACGCCGTCGGGTAGCATGCCGCTCTCCAAGGCGTCGATGCCGTACGACGCGTCGTCGGCGACGCGCGCTGCGCTTGCCTGCAACAGCGTGCGCGGCGGATAGAGCGCCTCTGTGGCCTGACGATCCAGATTGCCTTGCGCGGCCGCGAGCAGGAGCGCCGCGTCGCATTCGTCGAAATAGACGCCATAGTAGGGCGGCGGCAGGCGGGCCTGAAGCAGCAACGAGGCCACGGCGTCGGGAAAGTCAAAGGCATTCATACGGTGCATGGCCATGCGCCACGGGGCGCCGTTGAGCACGGACTCGACAGCAGACCCCAGCACCGGGGCCGTGCGCATCGGGTCGCCGCGGAGCACGCGCGGATACGAGTCGGCGCCGCCAGAGGCGTCAAAGGCGTACGATCCGTCCGCCGACCGATCGAGACGGGCAAGGACGCGTGGATCGTGTGCGCCGACGACATCGTGCGCCAAGAGGGCGACGCCGCGGCCGTCGCGTCCCAGTGCGACGACCATAAAGTAGGGCGACGGCGTTGGACCCGAGGCGCACAGACCGCGGTCGCGGGCGCTGGCGCGCGCCACAGGTCCAAACACGGGCACCTCACGTCCGGCGCGCACGCCGTTGATGACACGCACCAGGCGATCAAGGGCCGGCTGGACCAGGCGCACCGCGCCATCCAGGTCGCCCGTCTCGCCGCGAAGCAGCGCGGCGGTCGAGGTGAGCAGACCCTGGTACTGGAGATAGTGCGTCACGGCGTCGTAGAGGCTGGCAGGCGTGGGCGGCCAGTCGAGGCCGAGACGCACGTCGGGGGCATCGGCGAGGACGCGTGCGAGCGCCGTCCAAAACGGCACGTACAGGGTTTTGACCCTCACCAGGAGCGCGGGATCGTACAAGACGTCGAGAGGCACCGCGAGCCTCTGGAATACCGGGATGTAGATGGGGTCGACGCGGTCGGGCGGCATGCCGCGTAGCCAGCGCACGAGCGCGCCGAGGCCGTGCACCTGGGCTTGAGCGCCGACGAGGTAGCGAGGCGGCGCAGAGACGGCCATGGCCCGCTGGAGTCGCGCCTCGGCCGCGGGATCGAGCAGAGCGGGCATTTCTCTTTTTCTTGGTGCTTTCCCTTGTTCCCGATCCTCCTTGGGGGTTTCGCGAGGACGGCGCGGGCTTTGGCATCGCGCGGCGCCGTGGGCCGCCTCCAGGGAGGACCCGCAGCCGCCGTCGTCCACCCTGCAGCGGGCCTCTTTATCGGGCCTGGTGTTTAAGAAGCGGCCAACGACCAGGGGCACTGGCGGCGCGCTTTGAGCGTGTTTTAAGAAAGGAGAAAAAGCGCCAGTCATCTGACAATGGACGCCACGGCGACAGTGGTTCGTTCGCCCTTTTTTTTTACATATTTTTCGTGAGCAGCGACAACGACACAGACAGAGAAAGAGACACACACAGACACATACAGAAAGACAGAGAAAAAAGGACAAAACCAAACAAGAAAAACAAAAGAAAAAACAAAAGACAACCACCCATGGCAAATTGCCGTGCCATGCACCCCGGTCGGCAAAAAAAATGAAAAAAAAAAGAAAATTTACCGTTTGCCAGGGTGCCAACCACGAAGAGGCGCACTGAAATAAAGAGGGGAAAAAAGGGGGGCGCCACGAAAAAGGACCGACCGGTCCAACTGCGCGCGATGGCGTCTTTGTGGCAGGGCCAACGCAATCTCCAAAGGAATAAAAAATCAGGGAAAAGGTGACCTATCAGATCGCTGGTCATTTTTGCTAGAACAAGAAAAAAAGCGTATCGGCAACAAAAAGTCCACAAAGGCCACACACACAAAAGTAAAGGCGCGTGAGGAATCAATATCCCTTTCTCTGTCCTCTCTCCTTGGCCGATCGCACCCAGGCATCGGCCTCTACACACATACGCGCGTACACAGGGCGCGGCCACTGGCGACTGCGACAAAAACCGCAACAAAATGAAGCGATCTGCGACGCTGGCGTGGCGCCCGAGCGTGCGCCGAGGCTCGGCTGGTGGCGCGCGGTCCATGACGACCTATTGCCGCTGCATGCCGCCCAAGCCGGCAACTCTGTCGCTGCCGGTCGTTGCGCGCCGGGCCGCCTGGTCGTACGCGGGAATGGCGTGCATTGGCACGGCGGCGTGGAGTGGCGTCCTCTTTGTGTCAGAGTGGGACAGAACTGTCGCGCGGGACCGGGCCGTACGCGATCGGCTGCGCGACGCCGCGGCGCACGCGGCCTGGCACCTCCCCATCGCCGTCTGTCTCGGCGTCGTCTGGCCGCTTGCGCCCCTCTTTCTCGACGATGTGGTCCAAAGGTTTGAGCACCGCGATGCCGCGCGACGTCGCGACCAAGAGTGGACAGAGAATAGTATCCGGCGCGTGGCTGAATCCCGTGTCGAGGCGGCCGAACAGAGGCGGAGGCGCGAACGGAAGCGCCAAAAGCAAGAGGCGCGCCGTCGCGCTCAACAGACGGCAGCGTCGACGACGGCAAGTCAATCGCCTGACACCGTACCCATCGCTCATTCGACCGCGCACGCCTCACCCGACATGCCCCCGTCCCTGCCCTCAACGGGACGCGATGCGCACAAGGACGCCCAAGGGTCCGTCTTGACCAAGTGGTTCCTGCGCTTCTGTTAGGCGTTGACGGTGGGCTTGTGCCTTTTTTTGTGCCGCCAACAAGACCTCGGCGCGGTCACGCTCGGCCGCGGGTTTTTCTTTTTTTTTGTAAAGACAAAAAAATAAAATACCTCAAGAAAGGCGTATTTGTATTTGGTAACACGATTGATGAAAAGGCGGTGCGCGCTCTTTCTCACGCCGAAAGGATGCCGTGTCGTCGTGACCACGCCTCTGAGTCGGCTTGTGACCTTTTTTCACACCCTACCCTTTTTTTCTCAGATTGCTAGGGCGGTCGCAAGGAGCACGCGCCAGAGGGCGATTTCATGCCGGTGGCGCGACTTTTGTGCGCTCACAAGAGCCCCAAGGCGCCCGCGCGCAAGCACGGCAACATGGGAAACAAAAAAGTGGCTACGAGGTCGGGCTCTGTAAAATTCACAACGGCAGAGAAAAGAGAGAGCCAGAAAGACAAAAAATAAAAAAGCGGGCCAAACAAAGCGCACAGACGATTGGATACTTGAGATGGGAGGAAAAAAAGGAAAAAGGAAAGCAATGGGGGCGGTGGGTAATTTTCACAGTTGACTCTTTCTTTTCCTTCTGTTGCAATGGGAATTGAAAAAAAAAGAGGAAAAAGGGTTGCGTGTTTTGGGTGGCCAAGGCCAAAAAGCGACGGCAGACGACGCCTCGGGGCACGGCAGAGAACCGCCGGCGCTCATTGCCCGAGCAGGCCGTCAAAGAGGCAGCGGCGCCAGGTGACGCCGCGCCCATGGGGCTTCATCTTGACGTCCATCGCGCGGATGGTCGGCTGCGCGATTCCCACGGGAATGACCGTGAGGAGCGCAATGCCGAGGCACGGACCCAGTGCCATCGCCACGGGCATGAGGGCGACGCCCGTCACCAGAGCGAGCAGCGGCGCCCAAGACGCGCATATCATCACCATCGGGTCGAATAGGGCGCCGAGCGGGGTGGGCTCCTGTGCGCATTGCACCCACCACGCCGTGGTGATGCATCCCGAGGCCAGCGTGGACGTGAGGAGCATGGTGTCGCGGCGCCGCGCACTGGCGGTCCATGCAGACGTCGTCATCGCACGCGCAGACGGCAGAGCGCCGCGCAGTCTCGCCGAGAGGCAGGTCGGCGCAGAGGTGGCGATGTGCACCGTGACCGACGCCGGTCGCCAAGAGCCAAAATGTTTGACGGTGATGTGGACACCCGATGCACACATCGGTGCGCGTGCTCGGCGCATGGTTGGAAGACGGCCTTGGATAGGTCGAGCGCGCGGATTTCCGTACAGCGCACCGAGAACAAAGGCAAAGAAATGCGTGCGCACCGAGGCAGAAAAGTGATCCCCAATGTCGAACGCGCAAAAGAGTCGCCTTTTCGGCCGGTGCGTCCCTTTTGGGGCGGCCCGACAGCGTCGGTGTCATGTCGTTGAATGCGCCCGATTGGCCGCCAAGACGCTGTCCTTCTTTGTTGTAGACCTTTTCGTCGAATTGACAAGAACAAAGCGACCACCAGAGAAACCAATGAGCAACGCCCCTCTCGGTTGCCGAATTGCAGAGGAAAAAAAAAAGAGACGCCGCGGTAGGCTGTCGGCGGCGCGGGTGTGCGGCTCCATGAAAACAACAACAACAAAAAAAAAGAGACAACAAAGGCTTTAACAGACATCAGCAGACCTGCACTCCACCCAGAGACGCAGCAAAAACCATACCCCAGACTCGTGTCAGAGCCTATCCAGGCCGACAACGACCAAATTCTCATGGACGACAACGACGACAACAACAGTGACAGCGGCGCGTGCCCGTTCTCGACGCAAGTCGACAGTGCCGGCGATCGCTTTGCCTGCGCTGGCCGTGCATGTGCGGTTTGCGCCTTGCGTGCGCGCGCGGCCGACTGGATCCAGTGGTATCGCGCATGCGGAATAGGTCATCGGGCGACGGCGGCAGTGGTCTCGGGGATCGCCCGGTGCGTCAGTCTGATGGCGAGCGCGGCGCCTCGCGCGCTCGCCTTTTATGCCACGGCGACGGCCATCAAGATGGGCGTCGATGCGCTCGCGTCGCGTGACTCGCCTCTGCGATACGCCGCCGATTTGGGACCCCTGTGCCGTGGCCACGTGGTCGGTCTCGTGTGCGCGTCCGCCGCGGTGCACGTCGTCGGGTCGGCCAAGGGTGCCCAAAGGCGGCGCGGCGTCGTCGGCGTGGCGTCGCGGCTCGCCCGTGCATGGCTCGCGATCGGGACGGCCTCGTACTTTATCGTGTCGCTGGCGCCCCACATCGGCCGCGCATTTGCGCGCGCTGTGGACGGCCAGGGCCTGACGACCTCTCAATGCTTTCGCTGCGGCATGGCCCACGGCGTCGTCGTGTCTGCGGGCTTTGCCATTGTCGCCGTCTCGGGCGTCATCGTCTTGGACGCATGCCGTCCCAAGTTTGCGCGCGTCAAGCGGGCGCTGGACCGCGCCATCTACGACGAGTCGCACTCTCTTGCCGTGCTCGAACCCGTCCTGGCCCGCAACGCATTTGACCGAATCGACGATCTCTTGTTGTCGCTGGACGACAGCGGCGGCAGGACCTAGAGAAGCATACATCGACCTTTTTGGCAGCGGCGCCGTCTCTCTTTCAATTTATTTTCCTGCTGTTCGCTTAGGTATTTTCATTAAAATAGGAAAAAAACATGCGCAAACCATTTTCTCGTGTCTCCTGGTGGTCTGGTCGTTGTTGGGGCAGCCCGAGAGCGACGCTGGCCGTTGCCTGGCCAAGAATGCCGCAGGGGTCGGGTTCAGGTCGCGCAACTCGTTGGTCTGTGGTTGGCCGTCGCGCGACCAGACAAACCAAGAAAAAAAGGATTTGCGGGGGAAAAAGAAATTAAAAAAAACAAAAAGAAAGAGAAAAAAGATAGGCACAGTTATGCGGAAAGGAAAAAAGAGAAAAGGAGACGGCGCGCACGCCAAAGACAAGGCTGCCGCGCCCTGGCGACCGTGCCTTGGCAATGTCCCGTTGTTTTTCTTTGCCTCACGCAAAAAGGACAGAGGCGAAGCGGAATGGCGACCAAAGCAGGATCTGCGACAAAGGCGACCACTCACTTGCGACGGCACAAAAAAAATCGAGGCGACCTTTATGCCGGCCAATTGAAAAAAGAGAGAGAGAGAGACAAGCGAGCACACAAAGCAAAACAAGAAGAGAGAGAGAGAGGCAGGAAAAAAAGAGACAGGGCCCTCTGTCGAGCGACCACCACCGCATCGAACGGAAAAAAAAGTCTTTTTGCTTGGAGAAAGAAAAATCAAAAAAAAAAGACCCTCCGACAGAGAGCCATGGACGCCTTTGTCACGCGCACCAAGCGAGGCTCGACGGCCGAATCAGCCGGCCTATCGAGCGCGGCGCCAGACTCGTCCTCGCCGGCCAAGAAGCGCCGCACCAGAGGCGCATGGCCACAGGACGCTCTGCGCGACGAGGGCACACCGACCCGGCAGGAAACGGTGGATCTCTGGGGCGCGGGCACGCAGGCGGGTGTCGTGTGGTCGCACGTCGTCGATCGCATTGTCGAGGACGTGTCGGATGGGCGCATCCTCGGCACGATCCGAGCGCTCCTCTCGCTGGCAATGACGTCGCGCCTCACGCACGACGTCGTCCAGGTCAAGCGCATCCGCGTGGACGTGCTGACGGTGATTGGTCACGAATACCGCGGCGATCGATGCGACGTCATTACAGTGGCGTGCGTGGTGGTGCCTTTGTCGGCTGCAGCCGCCACGAGCACGCGCATGGTCTTTCCAATGTACAGAGGCACAGAGTGCGGGGCGGCCCTGTGGATACCGCACGAGGGCGACTCGGGTTCCCGCTACTGGTACCGCGCGCGCACCGGACTCTTGTGCGACGGACTCGTTGGCGACGACGGCAAGCACCGTCGCGAGGATCACGGCGATCACACACTTTTGGGCCTTACGCGCCACCGTCGCCAAAAGTGCCAGTGTCGTGATGCGCGGCGCGCAGGCGCTGTCCCGCGCGAATGGCACCGCTGTGAGCGCCTCGTCGCCCTCCCCGATTCACAACTCTTTCTCGACCAAGCCCGACAGCGCACGCCGCCGGCCCGCATCGTCGGTCCGCCCAACGACGTGCATGCCCAGGGCGGCTCGGAAGACGACGACGAGAATGACCAGCGCGACACTGATGGCGCTGATGATGACGACGACAATGCCGACCAACAAGAGGACAGCGACAACAGCGACTATGAAGAATACGGGTGGGGCAAGTGGCGACCGCGCGACAACCGCGCCTGGTCGATGTGGTTCCAGTGTGACTATAGGGGGCGCCTCTATTTGCACGAGGTCGCCGTGCGCCTGGAATGATCCCGTCCCCTACGCCATCGCCTCTTTTTCAAACATCCCGTGTGTTTCCCTATTTTTTGTCTTTTTTTTTCGCAAAAAATAATAATGTTGTGGGCCGCTTTCGCATGTCGGCGCCGAAAAAGCGCGGCGGCGTCGATTCTCGGCGTGCGCGGTACCTGCCGGTGCGCCTTTGGGCCCGTCTTTTTCTTTTGCCGTGGCCTTTGTGTGTCGGGTGCTCTTCCTGACAGGTCCGACAAAATCACCGGCACGCCATAGCGGCCTTTGGGTGAAAAGCACAGGAGTTTTATGAGAGTCGACGTCCCTGTCGCGCGACAACCGATCCGCAGCCCTTTTTATGGCGTGTTGGTCGGTCGGTTGTTGCGACGATATTGAACAGAACTCGTGAGCACACACGCCGGGCATGGTTTGCGGCGAAGGCACAACCCGATGGGCAAGAAAAGGGAGTGGGGTGTCTTGTGAGGCGGCCTCATTCCATTGCAATCCTTTTCTTTTTTTTTCCTTTTGTTGCCTACACGCCACTGGCCGGCGCGTCGAGGGCGGCGGTCTCTAGAGGGAAAAAAAAAGAAGGGGAAAAAAAGAGGCCGGGGCGCCTCACGGGGTCTCGGCGAGGAGCGACCCGGAAAAGGTGCGGTCGATGGTTCCGGCTCCTGCAACGGTAAACTGGGCGCTGGCCGAGTTCACGATGTTGACGCGCATGGTGTTCCCGGCGGCGAGTCGGTAGTCGCCCGTGACGGTCAGACCGTAATTGTCGTCGGCGTCTGGGACAAGGAATGTGGAAGTCACCGACTGGGACAGAAACTGGCCCACGGCATCGGTCGAAAGCAAGAGCCTGAGAAACAGGGAGCCCGTTATGCTTGTGCCGTTGGCGGTGGCGATGAAGCGGTACACGCCGGTCACGGGCGCCGTAAAGACCGACGTCGCCGGGTCGTAGTTGTCGGCCGGGACGCCGTTCTGGAGGTCATATATTTCGTTCTCGTAGGCCAACGCGGGGGGTATGCCCGGACCCACGGTTTGCGGAGCAACCCCATCTGCGCGAAAGGACACAGAGGTCGGCAAAGGTCCAGCAGGCCCACCGGGGCCTGCTGGACCCACCCCGCCCGGCGGTCCCGGCGGTCCTTGTGATCCCGCCGGGCCGGCCGGCCCAACAGGACCGGGCGCGCCCGCCATGCCCGGCACGCCACGAGGTCCAGGCGCACCGCCGCGGCCGTTGGCGCCTGGAAGCCCTTGGGATCCCGTTGTCGGGGTCGCGCACACCGCCGGCCCGATTTGTCTCGGCGATGGTGCGCGCCGGCTGTCGGCGGCATGCCGCGCTCGGTGCCCGGTGTCTGGGTCGTTGGTGTCATATTCGGAAGAGGAAGAGGCCTGCCGGTCCGTCACGGACGCGAGCGCGCAGCGATCGGTATCCATGCGCTGCGGTGCGTCGTTGCCTTGTACGCGCACGACAAAGGGCCGCGCGGAAGACCGCCAGGGGGACCAGTGCACACGCGCGCGCCATCGATCTGCCTAGACGGACGCAACGGTGACGAGACCACCGGAAAAGGTGGTCTGGAAACTGTTGATGGTGCCCGCGGCCTCGGTCGTCACCTGCACCATGACCGTGTCACCGGCGGCGAGCAGGAAGTCGCCCGAGAGGGTCACCGGGCTAAAAGAGGCGGTCTGGGCGGGGCTCGCGAGCCACCGTTCGATGGGCGGCGCGCCGTTGTCGCTCACGAGCGCGATGACGGTGAGTCCTGTCGTGGGCGCGGCCAGCCCGACGCTGGCGAGCGCCTCGAATCGGTAAACGCCGTCCAGGGGCGCGGTGAACACGGACGTCACCGTGTTGTAGTTGTTGGCCGGGCTTCCGTTCTGGAGGTCGTAGGACTCTACCGTGTAGGGCACCGTCACCGTGCCGGGATTGAATATGAACAAGGGGGCCGACGCGCGAAAGAGCACGTTCGGGAGAGCGGGGCCCGCTGGTCCGGGAGGTCCGGCAGGTCCAACGTCGCCCAGAGGCCCCGCAGCGCCCGCAGGCCCTCCGGGTCCTGTTGGACCTGGGGGCCCGGGCACGCCGACGGCGCCTGGCGCGCCAGGAACGCCCGGCGGCCCCATAGGGCCAACTGCGCCCGGTGCGCCAAGAGGGCCTCTCGGACCGGGCGCGCGCACGGTCACGGGACAGCGCGTCGGGCAGACTGCACTGCATGAATGGGCCATGGCCGCCGATTTCGGGGAGAATGTGCGCCAACGCTGCAAAGGCCACTGGATTGCTCTGATGCGCCAAATGTGCGCGTGCACACAGCCAGCGCAAGGTACGCGCCCGCAAAGAGGGGCAAGTCGTCGGGGCTTGATGGCGTGGCTTGCCGTCGTCGGTTTTTCATGACGAGCGGGCAAGGCGCGTGCACGCGACACGATCGTGCGCTCGGCGCGGCTGCAGACGCTCGCGCCAATGGCGCCAACCACTCCGACAAGAGAGAGAGAGAGAGAGAGACGGGAGGCGACATCAATGTCGGTCTGTCGGTCTACCGGGCCTGTGCTCTGGACCGTGCCCGCTTGCCTTGTTTTTTCTGGCTCGCGAGTCGATCGGACCAAGAGAAAAAAAGGACGGGCTCGGAATAAAAAAATGCAAACAACACAAGCGTGGATGTGGTGCGCCTGGTCGCAGACCGCATGTCCAATTTATTGTGGGTTTGGAAAAGCACACGCCGCAGGGGCTTTTATGCACGGCCAGAGGCCAAGATTGGCCGACGGGCGCCGGTTAAGCGGCCGGCCGCCATGGATCGTCCCAGAGGCCATCCCCGAAAAAGGCGCCCCCGATACAAACAGATTGGACCGGGCGAAAAGCCCACCCCCCCCCAAAGAGACCGGTGGGTGGCGAGTTGCACGCCACATGGGGACCTAGACGAGTTGCGCCAGGAGCGAGCCACAAAAGGTGCGGTTGATGGTGGCGTCGTCGCCGAGCGTAAACACGGTGCCGTCCTCACCCGAGATGGTCACCGTCACCGTGTCGCCTGCGGCGAGCAGGAAATCGCCGTCGACCGTGACGCCATAGGCCTCCACGGGGTCGGGCACGTCAAACGCGACAAACCAGCGCTGCGCCGGCGGTTGGGTGACGTTGCTCGACACAATCGAGAGCACGATCGTGGGCTGGCCCGTGACGCGCGTCCCGTTGACGTTGGCCGCGAATCGGTACGTGCCGGCCAGCGGCGCCGTAAAGGTCGACGTCGCCGGGTCGTAGTTGTCGGCGGCGACGCCGTCCTGCAGATCATACAGTTGGTTCTCGTAGAGGACCTGGATGGGCGCCGTGGTGGCCACGGTCTGGGCGGCGACGCCGTCGGCGCGAAAGGCCACGGTGACGGGCGCTGGTCCCGGAGGACCTGGCGGTCCAGGCGGACCGGTCGGGCCTTGTACGCCAGTGGGACCCGGAGGTCCAGGCGGTCCAACTGGACCTTGCGCGCCGGGTGGGCCACTTGGACCCGGCACGCCAGGCGGACCGATTGGCCCAACAGGGCCGACTAGACCAGGCGGTCCGGGGAGACCCACGGCGCCCCTGACCGCGGGCGCGCACGCCGGAATCGGCGCAGCGCAGCGCGGGCGCTGGAAAGAGGCGCGGTGATCGCTCATATTGGACTCGGTTTCTTGATCAGTCCGCCGACAAAGGAGCGCGCACGCTCTTTTGCCGCCATGCCGTACGGCGCTATCTTTGGTCCTTTTTCTTTTCCCCTCTCCGCCCCGCCTGGCCGTAGCGCGCCGCCGCCCGCAGAGGCCGCGCAACCGCCGCCCAAAAAAAAAGGCAAGGCAAAAAAAGGCCTCGGCGGCGCCAGCCGCGGCCGTCGCGGTCTCTTTTTTTATTTCAAAAAAAAAATCGAGCAACTCGCCCAGCGGTCTCTGGAGAGGTGGGCCCGTTTGCGCCTCGTCTCTAGACAGCAGATGGTCGCGCCTCGCCCGTCCTCTCGTCAGCCGAAAAAGTTCCTTCTGGTTTTTTTTGCCTTTTCTTTTTTTTTTGATTTCAAAGGAGAGGAATTTTGGGTTGCGCGTCCATGGTCTGGTCGCTCGTGTGGGCCATGGTCGTCCCTTTTCCCCCTCTTTTACATTCCCGAGGCACGCCAGGAGCGCCGTCCAGCACAAAAAAATGCCGACCAATGGAGCCGAATAGGTTTTTTCGCTTTGAAGCAGGACCCACGGCGTAGTCGGCCGCGCGCGTCGGGCGGTCGCGTCCCCTCTGTCTCTGTTTTTTTGTTTGGAAAAAAGACATGCGCCATCCATCAGGCGGCAGGTACAAGTAGCGCCGCGCTGTCAAAAAATAATCTGCGAGCGCAACAACAAACACACGCCGAGCGAAAACACGAGCGCGCATTTTTTGCGTCACAAGCGCCAAACCCGGCACGAGCCACATTATTAAAAAAAGAAAAGATTCTGTCGTCGCTGGCCGAGGGCGTCGTGCGGGGTCGGTCTGCCGATACACAGGGGCGACACCCGAGAGACTCCTATCTGTGCGTCTGCCCATTATGCAGGTCGCCGTGTGCGTGCGCGCCCGCGCCGACGGTCCGATCGTGTTGGAGCGCGTGTTGCCCGTCGACGGGCTCTGCGCGGCGAGCCGCTACTTTGCCGCGCTCTTACGCGGCGGCTTTCGCGAATCCATCACGGGCCACACCGTAAATGGCCACACTGGCGGCGCGCACTCGCGTGTGGACATTGTCCTCCCGCTGCCGTCTCTGGCGCCCAAGGGCCTCGCCCATGTGATCGACCACGTCGCCGGGATCGAACCCCTTCCGCCGGCGCATGTCTTTCTGCCCTACTGGCCGACGCTGGTGTACCTCGGCGCCGACGCGTGTCTGCTCGCCTGCACGGCCGCGCTCAAGACAATGGCGGCGTTTTGGTCGTCGCGCGCGCCGTGTGCCAGGCTCCGTTGTCTACAGTGGACCGACCAGTACGAGCCGCCGCCTTTTATCGACGCTGAACTCGTGCTGTCTGCCTGTGCTGGCGCGGTCGTCGGCGAGGCGTGCGCGGGCGATGCCGTGGAATCGATCGTGGGTGCACTCTTTGATCGCAGCCACATGTGGTCCATGGGCGAGGTGCCCATTCCGAGAGTCTGCGCCGGCGATTGCTGGTGCCACGACGAATTTGAACATCTACCTCCGAGCGCGCCCTACAGAGACTGGATAGGCCGCCACATCCGTGCCTATGGAAACTATGCGAGCGCGCTCCTGGGGGCGTGCGATCGCGCCCTGGCGCGCCTGGCCGCCTGCGAACCCACGACGTCAGAGGTTGGCGAATGCCTCGATGCGTGCGCTCGATCGGACCCGGCCATTGTGTCGGCCGCGACGATGACGGCGCTCAAATACTGGCACGCTGCCATTCTTCCGGCGTCTGAATTTGTCACCGCCGCGCACTCGCTCTCCCTGTGCGACCTGCTCGACCCGGCGACCGCCGCACGCCTGCTCGTCAACATTGATCCCGTAGGATATGAGGATCACGTCGACCGCGCGTGCGATGCCGGCGCCGGCGACTGCGACGCACCACGTGCCAGCAAGCGACGCCGCAACGATCCCGACCATCGCCCGGTCCGCCCCGAGACAATGTCGGTCGTAGTCAACGCACGGGGCGACTTTGAGTCTGCGCTGCGCGAGGCGTTCCCGCAGACGGCTGACGCCGTGCTCGCCGTGGTCTTTGGGCGCCGCAGCGCCGATGATCGAGACGTGCCCGTGACCCCAGACGCCGTGCTGGCGGGCGGCTGCGTGGTCGACGCTGTCCAGCGCCGTCCGCTTCGCGTGCGCCTGCCCGACAGCGACATGGACGTCTGGGTGGTGGGCGCCGACGACACAGCGCGCAGGGCGTCCTTTCGACGCATCGTCGGCGATCTGGCCGAGGCCTTGCCGCGGCACCGGCTGACGGTGTGCGGCTCTGTGGTCACCCTTGCTCTGCCGGGCGTGCCCGCCGAGAGCGTCCAGGTGATCTTTACCGACGCCCGGTGCGGGGGCGATGTCACCGCGCAGTTTGATCTCTCACACGCGGCGGCCTACTATGACGGGCGCACAGTGTGGGCCATGTGGGACTGTGCGTGGTCGCTCGTCACGCGCCGCACCGACGCCATCGGCAGCCGCCGGGTGCGTCGGGCACGTCTCGGCCGCGCCGCCCGCAAGGGATTCGCGCCCTCGGAGGCGCTCTACCGTTTAGCCACCGATGACGCGCCGCCGTCGGCCCACGCCTCCAACGAGGTCGCGTGCCCCGCCGATGCCGCGTCGCTGCTGGCCGCCCTGTTGTACCGACCGATCGACGCGCACCGCTACAGGGCGCATGCTCGTCTCCAAGTCGACACGCTCCACAGGCTGCTCGACGAACCTGTCTACCTGTCGATGCCGCCCCTCCAGATCGCAGACGTGCCACGGTGCATTGAATGTGTCGAGCGTGCGTCGTCGTGGCGTACGCGCAATGTCACGTCGTGCGGCGGCGCGCACGACCGCGACACCAGGCTCTATTTCGACGTACCCGTGTGCGCGCGCACGGACTTGTGTGCGCGCATGGGCTGCCGCGCGCTCCAAAAGGGATCCCTGGCGGACGGCGCGCGTGCATTTTGCGCTCACGTCAGCGCGGTGCAAGAGGCCGCGCACAAGCGCTACCGCGACTGGCTGGCCGACCAGGGAGAGTCGCGCGATCGGTCAGAGTGCGCCCTGTCGGTTTACCGGCGACACGAGGGGCCTGAATGCCCGTTTGTGTTTGCACTCAAGTTTTGGCCAGCATCGGCGACGGCCGTCGACGGCGTGACCGGCGAACCAGTCGAATTGGCCGATCAAGAGTCGTGCCTCTACAAATGGGCCGCGGGGCGCATTGCCTTTCACCGCGTGGATGCGTTCGCCGACAAAACAATGTGTACATTGCCCACGGCCGTCGACTTGCGCGTCTACCCGTCTTGCTTGGACATTATCGTCGGTGCCTTGGATCGAGTCGGTGCGCCCCGCGGACTCGATGCCTGATCGCCAGCGATCCACGCCGCCCGTTGCGATTACGACCAGAGCACAAGTTCCCTCTTCCCCCCGCCCCTCTCAATAAAATGAATCGTAGATTTCGTCATGAGCAAACACCGGACGAGGCACGCGACAAAAAAAGTCGCATAACCGACGCCAGGGAGACCCAAGCCGCAACGGGCCCAATAGAAAAAAAAGGAGATCGCCAACGGTTGGGCGGTTTCCTTTTTTCTTTTACTCTGTCGGGCGGCGACGCCTCGCCATGTAATGGCGTCGCCCGTGTCTCTCTTTTTTTTTTGGGGCGGCTCCTCCACGACAAAAACACCTCGATCCGGCTGGCTCTGCCAATCGCTTTCTTTTTTTTTTTCGCTCCTTTCAGATTTGTGTCTCTCTGCCTGCCTGTCTCTTGGTGCCTGGCCGTCGTCGCGACGATCGACCTGCACACGCGTGCGCGCGCACATCCACAGCAACACAGCGCCTGGACCATGGACGGCATGCTGCCCGACGAACTCTTGTGCCTCGTGTTTGCGCATCTGCCGTGCCTTGTCCTGCGGTCGACCGCGATGCGCGTGTGTCGTCAATGGCGCAACGTGGCCGGCGACGCAAAGGCATTTGGCAGGAATTGTCTGTGCGCGGACGACGCCGTTGCTATGAGGCGGCCCAGCCGCTGGTGCGACGTCGCCGCGGCGGCCGGACACATGCGCTGTCTGGTCTACGCCCGGTGTAAGATGTCGCTCGCGTGGGGCGCGACGACGTGCCAGTTGGCGGCACGCAACGGCCACCTCGATTGTCTCGTGTTTGCGCATAGCAACGCGTGTACGCTGACCACGGCCGCGTTGGAAGCGGCCGGCGCCAACGGCCATCTGGACTGTCTCGCCTACGCCATCGCCAACGTATCGCACACGCCGGTGGCAGACCTGCGCTACGAGATCATGCCGCGAGCGTGCAGGCGCGCCGCAAATGGCGGACACATCGACGTGGTGCGGCACCTGTGCGAGATGGGCATAGAGCCGTACTCGACGACGCTGTCGGCTGCCGCTTCGGCCGGTCACGTCGCCGTCGCGCGCTACCTCATCGAGGAGCGCCGCATGCCCTGGAAGCCGCGCATCATCGACGAAGCCATCGCCTCAAACAATATCGACATGGTGCGCTACGTCGTGGAGACGCTGGACGTACGCCCTTGCGCCGCCCACCTGCGTTCGACCTGTTCGCGCCACGTGGCCCTCTATCTCCTCGGCAGCGGCATTGTCGCCGACAAGCGCACCGCGAGAAGCATCACGCAGAGAGGCTGGTCGGACGCTGTCGCCGTCATATGCGCGCAGAGTCCGTGCCTGGTCAACCGTGTCGCCCTGTGGGCCATCGACTCGGGCCACTTTCGCTGTCTCGAATGCGCGCTCGACGCGGGGGCCGCAACCGACGCCAAACTCGTGAGGGCCGCGTCCAACCGCGACCGCAAGTCCATGGTGGATCTGCTCGTGCGCCGCGGCTTTGTCCGCTAGAATCGCGGCTTGTGCTTTGCGACCTCCTCGTCCCACCAATAATATTTTTTTAAAGCGCAATCCCTTGTCGATGGCGGTTCTTGCGCCCTCATGCGGCGCCTTATTTGGAAAAAAAATGTGCACCCGCACGCGCAGAGAAAGTCCAAAAAAGGCGCTGCCTCGGCGGGCTGGCCCATGGAGCGCTGTCGACGCGCGCCATTGCAAAATGCATTTTTTTACAAAAAAAAAGAAACACAAAAAAGGCACACCGCCAAAGCGCCCGGCTCTGCTCGTTGGCGACTTTGCGCTCCAATCTTTTGTATCACCTTTTTTTTGCCGACGACACACAAGACCGCCATTGGAGGCTTGCATCAGTATTACACCGCGCCCCTCTGGGGTTCTGGGTCGACGACCAAGGCCATAGAAACAAACCAGAGCGACACGCCGTATCCGCGGGACGGCGTCGGCAAGAAAAACATAGAGAAAAAATACAACACCACGCCACATACATGTTGGACGGCGGACAACACGGTGCGGTTTTAGAAGCGCCCGAATTGGTGTCGTCCCACGGGATGACGACCGTCGGCCTGTCGGCGTTGCCTGTCGAACTGGTGGACATGATCGTCAACGGGCGCGACCGCCACGGGCGGCTCTTTCTCGACCCGCGCTGGCGCTGCATGGCGCGCATGGCCTGCCGCCTGTTGCGCACGGTCGTTGAGGGCATCGCGCCGCGCGACGCCGTCTTCCTCGGTGACCCGTGGCTGCTCTTTCGCCGCGAGGCAGTCGAAGATGCAGACCGGCACGCCGATTTGTCGATACCGCACGCGCTGCGCTGGCGCTGGCGCCGCGGGATGCTCGTGTGCGCGTCGGCCGTCGCCGAGTGGATCGCCACCCGACGCCGGAGATCCTGGGACTATGAGGCTATGGCGCGCGTGGCCACCCGTCTCGTCGCCGTGTGGGACGCCACGCGCGACGAGGCCTACCTCACGCTGTTGGCGGCGGACAGGCCCGAATCCGTAGCCTATGCGCTCGATCGGCGTTCGTTTGTCTGGTGCACCGCGCCGCCCACCCGGTACGGTGACTCGCACCTCGCAAAAGAGGTCGTCGCCTCGTACGAGTTGCAACACCGGCGCCACAACGGGCACCAACTCGGGTGTGATATGATCCAAATGGCCGCGCGCCGTTGCACCGTCGAGACCTTTGAGGCAGTCGTCGCGACCGCGTCTGCGTGGGGCGTGTGGGATCACTGCCCACACTGCAAGCCCATAACGCCGGCGCAACCCCGCAATCCATGCGCGCTGATGAGCATACGCTTTCGCGAGAGCGTGCTCGCCTTTGACCGCGCCGACATCCAAGAGATGACCACACGCGAGTACGGGATCGTCTATCCGACAGAGCATTTGATCATCTACAACGCGGCCCGGTGCTTGAGCCACTACATCGCCGCGCGGTATGCGCGCGGCAAGGGCGATCTCTCGATGTGCGCAATCCACCGAGGCGTGGACGTCTGGTCGTACGATGGCCTGTGCGACGTATTGATCGACCCGTCGCACGAGATCGCCGCCGTGCTCGACCAGGCGTGCCGGAACCGCGGCATGTGCGACTGGTCCGAGCCGTTTGCGCGCGCTCTCGAAGCCGACGCGGTCGCCACGGCCAAGTGGATACTTGCGGCCATGGGCTGTCGCGAGATGACGGCCGACGCGGTCCTCGGCGCCACCCAAAGGGACGCCACGATGCTAATGGGCTTTGCAATCCGATCGCGACAGTGTGTCGATCGCTTTTGGTGCGGTCGGTTCGATCACGCGCGTGGCCTCACACACGGGGCACGCACCGCGGCATGGCTCTGCGACCTCTTGGCCTATGCGCCCACCGCCGACCAACTCGCCGCATTGGTGTCGACCTGCATCGGCTACTACGACGGTCACGCGCAGCGCCAGCGTCAGTGCTCTGTACCGCGCGCGGTGTTTATGCTCGCCCGCTGGCCGCAGGCGTTGTGGGACACGGGTGGCGGAGTGCGCCTTGTCCGCGGCGCCCTGGCATCGAGCCTGCGCGGCGGCGCCTTCACACCCGAGACCGTACTTCTGGTGGACGCCGTCAACGCCTGGTGTCTCGCCGTCGGTGTCGACCGCGACGAGATGCGCCGGCGTCTCGCGCTCGGCACGACGATCGAGGCCGAAAGCAACCTCGCGCGGCGGTGCGCCGAATTCGCCCGCGGCAAAGGGTGGGACCTCGCCTGCGGCGCGGTGTGCTACGGCACCTGCCACGTGGTGTCACCGGGGAGCCGGCCACTGCTGCCGTCGGGGTCCTACTGCAACGACAGATTGCTGTCTGACGCCGACGCCATCGCCTTTTGGTGTGTGCCTCTGTCGCCCCGCGGCCCATCGCCTTGACCGGTCGCTCGGCCTCGCTCTTTTGTCGCGCGTGCGTGTATCCGCGATCCTGAAAAAAAACAGAGTTGGCACATTCGACCCCCATCCATCGGGGACGCGAGGGACGGCTTGGGCGCGTGCGCGCAGCAGACAGCGCAAGACGGGGTCGTCAAAAAAAAAAGAGAGCAACCGCCGGTGCGCCACCGAGAGAGCCTCATATATGTTGGGAGGAAAAAAAAGGGGACCACACAAAGGGGCGACTCGGCCGCGACAAGGTCCCGTAAAAAAAGTAGGCAGCAACGCTGTCTGCCGGCGCCTGGCCTGCTATTTGACGGCACCAAAACCCGCGCATCTTTGTTTTTTTGGGGTTGGATTCGTCCGTCCCTCTTTGGAGGTTTCTTTTTTCTGTGCCTTGGCGAGTGCGCGCGCGGACCTTTACAAAAGAGAGCACACAGTCAACACAGTCTCTGCAAAAAAAAGTGATTGATCCTATGTGTGCCGACGTCGACCCGCGCGACGGCGCCCGATGCGGCCCAACACGCTTTGACGCGCTGCCGGCCGAGATCCTAGCACTGATTGCCAACGGCGCCGACGCCGCCGGCAACCCGATCCTCGACCCCCGCTATCGGTTCCACCTCGCCCAGGTCTCGCGAGCGCTGCGCGCGTGCGTGTCCAACCCGGCCAAGGCCGACGCCGCGCGACTCGCGCGTCATCCGGGCGCGACACAGGCATGGATCGAGGGCCGCGGCGCGTCGATCGCGCTCGCCGTCCAACAACACGAGAGCCGATTCAGAGACGCAACACCACCGACGGCAACGGCGTCACCAGAGGGGCCCACATACGCCGCCACCACTATCGTGATTCCCGCCGACCCATACCGCGGCCAGGTCGCATCTATGCTGGCCACGGCGCCGGCGCGACAGGTCGTCCGCGCGTTTACTGATATCGTCGAACGGCTCGCGGCGACGGCCACAGACTGGTTTCCCGGCGTAGACGCCGTCTTTTGTCGCGGCCGTCGCGTCGACGACGGACCCGAGACGCTGTCGCAGCGCGCTCTCACCTGCCGCAACGTGCTCGTGCTGGCGTGTCGCCTGGGCCGCACCGATGTCGTCGACGATATCTTGCGCTGGTATGATGTGCACCACCCGGCGACCGCACGCGCGTGCCTGCACGCGGCCGTGACGATGGACAATGGCGCGCTCGCCGCGGCGCTCATCTGCCGCAGTGCTCGACAGGGCGGCGGCCATCCCGCGCGCGCCAAGCACTGCCGGAGCGTGCAGGCGCTTTTCAAGGGCGCACTCGAGATGGCCGCCTCCAACGGCAAGATCGACGCCATGCGCTGGCTGATGGCCGGCGCGCCGGTCGGCGGCACGACTCGCATCGACCCGTTTGTGGTCGCGTGGCGCACGCCGTCAAGCCTGGAGCACGACTGCCACGAGCGCGGATGCGCCTTTGCTGCGACAGATTCCGCGCGCATGTTTGTGCCATGGGTGCTGTGCGCGGCCGCGAACAACCGAGTCGACGTCTTTGCGCGGGCGGCGGCCGAGGGCTGGGCATATACGGTCGATTACGCCTTGGCATGTGCCGTCGCGCACGGGAGCCTCGACGTTGCCGATTTCATAGCCTCATCCACCGGTTCGAACATTGAGACCCGTCATGGATGGGTTTCGGAAATTGGTGACGTGATCGTTTTCAACCCTCTGGTTGCCACCGACGGCGTCCGGCTGGCGCGCGGCCTGGAATGGCTCCGTTCGCGCGATGCGGCGCTCTCTCTAAAGGATACGGTCGACATGGTCGAACAGTTTCACACCCGTCCCGACCTGGTCGCGTGCCTGCTCGACGCCGACACGCCCCTGCCCGACGCCATGGTGAGGCCGTTTCTCGACGGCGACCGCATGGCAGAGATGATGCAGTGCGGCCAGTGGTCCCTGCTGAGCCGCGTCATCGTCGCCTATGGTCGCGCCGCCGACGAGGCCCGATCGATCGGCAAGCGGCCCGCGGCGCCCGGCTGGTGGCGCATGGGCGCCGAAAGGGTCGACGTTGTGCACACACCGCACGGGCCTTGCTTGGGCAACGCGACTGGCGATTCCATCGGCGCGCTCACGGCGCTCCACCGCATGGCGTGCATGTGCGGCATGCTCGTCGAGAGCGCGCCCGACGACGGCCAGGTGCAAAGAAATGCGGACGGCGCGGATCACCACGACGCCGCCATTGAAACCGCCTGCTGGAGGCGCTGGTGTAGCCCCGAACCCCTGGTCGCACGCAAAAGCGACCATGACGATGTCGACGCCATGATGAACGCCCAATACAAGGAAAAGACGAGGCGCATGCTCGCCGACCTCTCTGCCGCCGGCCTGGTGCTCACAGGCGATGCCCACCCACCGCTCTAGGCTACGTCCTGTCTCGCTCCCCCCCCCCTCCCCAAACCTCTCGTCTTCTTCTCCCACATACCAGACAATCCTCTCCTTTGTTTTGTCTTTTTTATTTTACTAAGGGAAAAGAGAAAAGGAACAAGGCAACCGGAGGCGGGCCGACGGCGTCTGCCGTTGGGAGGGCGCTTTTTACCGACAGAGAAAAAAATGCACTTGACGCGAAAGAAAAAAAATGAAAAACCGCGCACCGCCTCAACTGGCTGGCAGACTCGCCGAGGGACCGCCAGATCTTGCGCGTGGCCTGGGGCCTCTCTTTTTTTAGGCTCTCTGGCGCACACGCGGGAAAAAAGAAGAGGGGCCAAAAAGAGGCACAGCGCAAAAGCAACGGCCCTGGTTGGTCGCTTCTTTTGTTTTGTTTTCCTTTCTTTTTCCTTTTTTCCTCGGTTCGATAGGTCACCCCTTTTTATTTTTCTTCTTTTGCCTCGGCTCCATTTCGCGCGCGTGTGTTTGGCGCGGTCGACGGCGCCGGCCATTGGTCCGCCGGTGGCGTCGGGCCGGCATTTTGGGCGGTGGGCGGGACACAAGGCCGCCGTCAGGCGTGCACGCACACACGAGCGGCCATGAAGCGACACCATGACGGCGCTGGTGACGACGGCGACGGTGGCGCCATAGTGGACGAGCGTGCATCCAAAAGGCAGACACGGCGACGTGGCCTCTTTCGTGAGGCCTGCCCTTTTGACGCTCTGCCGGATGAAGTGATGGTCGAAATCCTTGTCGTCCTCGGCGACCCTCGGGTGCCGGCGGCATGGGCGCAAATCTCGCGGCACAACTACGCCCTGGCCAACGACGCGCTCGTGTGGCGCCGGCTGTGCGATGTGCGCTTTGGCCCTGTTCTACATCGACTTTTCGACAAATCGCTCAAGGGCTGGCGCTGGCTCTACCGCGCCCAGGCGCGCGCGCCGGCGCCAGCGGGCGCCGATGTCGGTGCCGTCCTTGTGCACGCGCACGGCAGCAACTATGTCTACTGGGGCGATTGCCTCGACGGTCTCCCCCACGGCTACGGTCTGGGCCTCTTGCTGCCCACGTTGCACGCTGCGCCCGAGATATCCCCCGTGCGCATCAAGTGCCGCAACGTCGATGATGCGTCGCTGGCCCGTGCGGTTGGCTACGAGGGCGAATGGCACCGAGGCGCCATCCAAGGACGCGGCTTCCTCACCACGGAGGACGGTTCACACTACACAGGCCAAGTACGCGACGGGAAACCCGACGGCCACGGAACCCTCACGTCCATCTCCAGGTACCATCGCGAGGGCCAATGGAAGGGGGGACAAGCCCACGGGCATGGCATTTGCACCTATTATGGCAAGGATCACTATGAGGGCCAGTGGGAAGACGGGGCAAAGCACGGGCATGGGATCTACACGTGGGCCAACGGCAACCGATACCAAGGCGCATTTAGCGGGGACACGCTGAGCGGTTTTGGCATGTACACATTTGCGGACGGCGCTCGCTTTGACGGCTACCATGTGGACGGCCGTCGCTGCGGGCACGGCGTCTATGTCTTTTCCGACGGGACGAGATTCGAGTGCGAGTGGAGAGACGATGAGCCTCACGGTGACGCCGACGTGACGCTGCCTACCGGGGCGCACTACCGCGGAGGGCTGATGCACAACCACCGTAACGGCCGAGGCGTCCACACCGAGGCCGACGGCAGCCGGTACGACGGACAGTGGCATGACGGCGAGCGGGACGGCACCGGCACGTGCCACTATGCCGACGGTTCGTGTGCGAGGGGCGAGTGGCTCGGCAATACCGCCCTTTCGGCCGTGGTCGTATGCCACCGCGATGGCAACGCCGTGTGCATGCTCGGGTCGCCGTGCGCCGCATGCAGCGCCGTGACTGCGCCGCTTGCGACGCCCGACGCCGCTCGCTCGTCGCCACCAGACAACCCGCAAGATGATATAGTGGAATAAATTGACCCAATAGATAGAAAAAAAAATGGTTTTGGACCTGGACGATTGTATGATCAGCAGTGTCGTAAAAAGGCCGCCCCAAAGACCGCGGCGACGCATCCTTTTTTCCCGCATCATCGGGCGCACGCCTTTTTTTTTTGATCGGATCAAAGAGAAAAAGAAGAGATGCTTTTTGGCAAAATGAAACCATCAGGTCTCTTTTTTTTCTCCTCCACATTTTTCTTTTGATGTGTTTGTGGGCATCATTTTGTCATCTTGCTGCATCTCGCCAGGGCTATTTTTCGTCGATCGGTTTATCGGGTTTTCCTCGCGGTGCAGAGGCAGGGCGGTCACGCTGCGGCAGTGCGCCTCTGTTGGTGCGTCGCTCCATCTTTTTTTTCTTTTTTTTTCTCTACGTCCATTCCGGTCCTGTGCTTCACCAGACTTGTGACCACCGAAAAGAAAAAAAAAGAGGACAAAGGCGAATGAAGAGGACCCACGGGAACCGCGGCTGCGCTCTCGCGCGCGCTCCCAAAGTGCCCAAGACAGAGGACGCGCGCCCGGCCGGGGCCGACGCGCCCTGGTTCGAATGGCTGCCCGACGAGGTGGTGTTGCACATCCTCTTGGGCGTGGACGACGCCAGGGCGCTCGTCGCGTGGTCACACACATCGCGACGCCACCACGCGCTGGCGGCAGATGCCGCGCTGTGGCGTCGCCTGTGCCTGGTGCACTTTGGACCACCGATGCACGAGACGCCGTGGCCTCGCGGTGTCGATTGGCGCTGGATCTACCGTGCGCAGGCGCATGTCGCGCGGCCCGACGGCACCGACGTCGGCGCCGTATGGGCAGAGTGTGGGCAGTGCGCCTATTGGGGCGACGTCGTCGACGGCCAACCCCACGGCTTTGGCGTCATGGTCGACGCCGCGATGACTCCTGGGTGTGGCCCAGTGCGGCCGCGCGCGGTCGTCGCCTCGGGCATCCTGTCACCATCGCACTCGGCAGGCAGAGTGCGCCAAGGCCACTGGGTGCGTGGTCGAATGCACGGCGATGGCATCGAGCGCTACCCCACCGGCGTCGCGTTCAGGGGTCGTTGGGAAGACGGCAAGCGGCTCGCCGTGGGCACGTTGTGCTATGGCGCGGACGGACGCTACGAGGGCGAGTGCGAGCGCGACGAGCCGCACGGGCACGGCACGCGCGCATATGCGTCAGGCGATCGGCGCGAGGGTGTCTGGCACTATGGCCAGCCTTATGGCGAGATCGTTGAAACCTATGACAATGGCGACGTCTTTGTCGGCAAGGCACAGGCCGAGACGATCTGCAGGGGCACCTACATATGGGCCAAGGGCAGCCGGTACGACGGCGAGTTTGACCACCTGGCGAGGAGCCACGGGCGCGGTTCCAAGGTCTATGCCAGCGGCAAGCGCTATGAGGGCCAGTGGCACGAGGACCTCTGGCACGGCCACGGCTCCCTGACCTTTCCTGATGGCACGTGTTACGAGGGCGACTGGCACATGCACCTGGCGCGCGGGAGGGGCACGCTCACACGCGCCGACGGCGAGCGCTATGAGGGCGACTGGCATGACGGCCAGAGGCATGGCCACGGCACAAACACGCTGTCTGACGGCACGCGCTATGAGGGTCAATGGCGCTATGATAATCCGCACGGCCGCGGCTCAATGACCTATGCCGACGGCACGCGCTACGAGGGCGACTGGCACGACGGCCAGAGGCACGGCCGTGGCACAATGATGTTTGGCACGGGCGAGCGCTACGAGGGCCAGTGGCATCGCGACCACAGGGACGGTCACGGTGAGATCACATCGACCGACGGCACCCGCTACGAGGGTCGGTGGCGCGGCGGCAAGAAGAACGGCCACGGCTGCCTGACCTTTGCCGATGGATCACGTCTCTCGGGCCTATGGGAGGAACGCGCACGCACCAAAACTAGGGTCGACGCGCACCGCAGTCTACGGCCGTGTGTGCCCGGCGACGTGTGCAGCGCATGTCTCGCATTGGCACGTGACGCGCTGCGCTAGCCACAAGAGAGAGAGCGTCTGCCCTACACAAAGCCGCATTTGACTGCGCTGTTTCTTTGTTGTGTGTGTCCGCTCGATCGCCACCAGTGACCACAAGGAGAGAGGAAAAAATACCAAATGTAAAAAAAACACGTACACACGATCGACAGGCGACAGAGCACAATCGCCTGTTGAGGACCTCCATGGGATCCCTTCTTTTGCCGTCTCCGTCGTGATTCTCGTATCGCAATAATATGCGACTGCTCGTCAACGGGAATCTGATGCAAGGCGCCCCACAACCACTACAACAAAGGGAAAAATGCCAACAAAAGAAACACCCAAGCCCGTGCGCGAGCAGTGGTCAAAGCGGGTAAACCTGAAACCTTGCTCATCACAAGAGGATACTTTTTTTGTTGCCGGCGACGTCTTTGGTTTATCTCACGCGAAAAACGAAAAGGTCGAGCCTCTCTCTTTCCTTTTTCTTTGCTTGCCAGCGCGGCGGGGACTGAAAGCCAATCACGGCAAAGCAACTAAAAAAAGGGATCTCATGGCGGGGCGCTCCTGCCCGTCGGCGCGCAAGACAATAAATCGGCTTTGTCTTTTGACGCCTCGCAACGCCACCGCGATCGCGCAGCACCGGGCAAATTTGTCGTCTCGTCTCCCATGTCTTTGCCCCACGAGAAAACCCCCCTTTTACAAGGCAAGACCGCAAATAGACAAGCCTCGCACGACATGGCTTTTTTCTCGAAAAAAGGCGTGTCACTTTCCGACCGCGATCGGTGCGTCCGCTTTCCTCTCGTCGCTGTGGGCGACTTGCGCCAACCTTCCCAAACAAAAAATCAGGACCGCTTTCCTTGAACAAGAAGCGGCCATGATCGCCAGACTCAAGGCCATATCAGAGATCGCGCCCCTTACCGATGACGGGTCGGACGCGCTGACCAGAGAGTGGAATGCGGATTTCGACGAGGCCGACCGCCCGAGGGCGCAAGAGCGGCGCCGTCTCCTGTGACCGCCCGCGGGGACCGCGTCCTGCAACACAACCACCAACTTGGCAGAATTGCATGTGCGTGGGTTGTGCGACGCGATTCGGCCACACAGCCATCCCGTCAATGTCCGTTCTGTCTCTTAACGAAAAAAAAAAGGCAATGCCATTAGAGGGTCGGCCGTGCCACAAGAGGAAAAAAAGAGTGTCGCATGGCCAACACCGCACGCCGTCCCAATCGTCCGCGCGCCGACATGCGAGCGAAAAAGGAGAACAAAAAAAAGGAGGCAAGAAAAAGGCCCGCCTGCACGTGCTGTCGGTGTCTGTCTGCTGTTGTTGTTTTTTCGGTTTGACTTTCGCCTCTTTTTTCTTCTTTCTTTTTTCGTCTCCCAAGGTGGTGGTTGGTTCGGCCGCCGGTGGGGTCCGACACTGCCGCCAATGCAAAAAAAAAAAAGAAAAAGGCGCGAGCGCAGTAGAGGCGGTAGAGCAAAAAACCGACTCCAAGGCCCATAGACTTTACAAAGAGATGGACATGACGACGACGGCCACGGCAAGGCCGGACGATGTACCCTTTTCGCGACCCAACGCAAACCATGCGCCAGTCGGCGAGGTGGTCGCGCGCGGTTGCGACCTCGGCCTTGCCGACATGCCTCCCGAGTTGCTCGTGTGCATTGCCGAGAAACTCGACCGCCCGCGCGACCTGGTCGCGGCGCAGATCGCCTCGTCCCTGTTTGCTCGCGCGCCGCTCGACCAGTTTGTGGGGCGCCGATATGCCGGCCGTCTGCGCGCGCTCATCGAGGCGGGCGCTCCCGTTGGCGCCGTGCGCGTTGCCATTGCACACGATCGCCGAGCGCTCTCGCCCAGCCTCATCCACCCGGCGGTCCGCTACGGCGACGTGAGCGTCCTCGACGCCCTCTGCCAGGCCCTTTTCGACGTGCGCATTTTTCTTTTTTTTTCCTTTGTCCTCTATTTTCTTGCTGATCTCTTTTTGTGCGCATTTTTTACTATTTTTTTTTGATTGCATCTTTCTGTCTGTCGTCATCCCTGTGGTGCCTTTTTTCTTTTCGGTCTGGTCGGCGCTTGCCCGTGCGCCCAAACCCCCCTCTTCCCAAATTCTTTTTTCCGTTATCATCTCTCACTCTGTGGCTTGTGGCTCGCCTCGCCTTTTCGCGGTCGCTGTGCATTTTTTTAAATTTTGTTTTTCGACGGGCGTATGCGCGCAGCCTCACAGAGACCAAACCGCGCCGGCAGACGACGGTTTGGTTCACGCACCCGGCCGACCGGCCCATGCAATTACACAAGACCGTCTGCTCAACGCCCTCTGGTGCGCTGTGCAATACGGTCGCGTCGACGCGCTCCGCTACCTGACGGCGCACGACACGCCCCTCGGGCAATGCGGTCGGTCTTGGGTCGATGGGGGACTCTTGATCGCGGCCGTCGGTCACAACTCGGTGGCGATTGTCGCCTGCCTGCACCGCCTACTGGCACCCGACGAAGCGGCGCCGTGCAGGTGCACGCGCGCCGTGGGCGAGGCCGCGTGGAACGCCCTCACGCCAGACGTGGCGCTGTGGCTGCGCGATGCCCGATGCGCTGGTTATGTGAAACCCCGTTCGTTTCACATTTCAAAGGCCATCTCGCGGGGCCACGCCGCCCACGTGGCCCGCATGGTGGAGGCGTACGCCGACCCACGTGTCCTCGACGACGGCACCGACGGCAAAGACGCCGCCGCCGTACTCCCTCCGGCAGCGGTGCCCGCCGTCGGTCGCGCCGTGTCCAGGGCCGCCGCTGCCGGCAACATGGCCATGATGGACGTGGCGACCCGATCGCTGTGTCGTGACGCGTTCCCGATCGTCGTCGGCGCCGCACGCGGCGGGCGCGCCGATCTCCTGACGTGGGCCACCGCACCCGACGGACCGTGCGTCGCCGCCCTCGGGATGCCCACGACCGAGATGATGCGTACCGCGGCCGCGGCGGCTGTGCTCAGCGACAGGCCGTCGTCGTTGCATTGGATGGCGTGCCACTTTCCCGGCGCCATCACGCCGGTCCTCTTGTGGACCGCCGTGTCGAGCGGCGCCGCGGGCGCCTTTGACACGCTCTGCCACCTCGTAGAGGGTCCCATCGCATGGACCGGGCTCTTGGGCGAGGCCATGGCGTCGGGTTCGCTCGCCGTCGTGCGCCTCCTGGTCGAGGAGAAACACGTGGACATCGACCCCTTGTGTGTTATCTCGTGGGGCCTCGGCAGCGACGACGTGGCCGACTATTTGTGCCAGAGACTCGCCAACGACCAACTGCAGACCATCGTCGACATTGCAGGCTCCCACGCCAACCCCAGCGACTCTAGGCGCAAGTTGCTAAAGCGCGTGCGCAACAGGGTCCCGCATCTCTGTCTGGCGGCTCATTATGCCGCGGAGGGCGCCGCCTGCGGCGACCCCTATTCAGAACCGATGGATGTGTGTGCGTGCAGCAAGTGCGCGGATCCCCATGGCGCCGTGTCGGCCTCGCCGGCGTCGTCTGCCAAAAGGCTGCGGGTGGACGCGTCCCAAGAGGCGCCGCCACCGCCGACGGACCCGTGATCACCACAGCCCATGAAAGGGGAAGAGAAAAAAATATCTAAACCGCATCCTTGTGATAGAAAATGTTTGGCAAAAAAAAGAGGACTTGTCGGCTTTTGGAGAGGCGCGACGAAAAGGACAGATCGAGGTGAAAAAGTCAGCGAATCTTTTTTTTTTGAGGGGTGATGGGCGGCGTCCTCTTTTGTCCGGCACCTCGGCCGAGAACCTTTTTTTTTGTCTGCCTCTGCCCTGAATGCGTGCGCGGGTCCGGCGCGTCGCCGGCCCGACGCTCTTTCTTTTTTTAAATCGTCTTGGGTTTCTTGTTTCTTTTGTCTTTGTTCCATCGATTGTCTGCCGGCTTTTTTTTTTAAAAAAAATTTTCGAGATTTGCCTATCTTGTAGGCCGGTCGCTCGACCGGGAAATGGCACAGCGCGTCAACAGCGCTGGACCGAACCGTGCCTGCCGGCTCTGTCGAGGTGGTACTCGTCGTCGATTTCGACGCATTCAGAGTCATAGTAATACTTGACATTGTCGCACGCGCACCGCTTCTCGTCAAAGGTCCACTCACCGCAATCGCAGTCGTCAATATCCCACTCGCGATCGGCGAGACACGCACGGTAGTCGACGAGCCGGTGGGCGCGACGGACGACGGCCGAGCAGGTCATGCGCCCGATACCGTCGGCGTCGGCCAGTGCGTGCGACACGAGCGTCTGCGCGCACCGCGCCACATAGATCGCGGCCTGGGTCGGATCGGTGCGCGTGGTGCGCCAGTGCGCGAGCGTCGGGTAGCGCAGGCGGCTCCAGCACGATGCCGTGGCCTCGCTGTGGCGCTGCCATGCGAGGTCGAGGCGTGGGTAGGTGGACGCCAGGAGGGCGGCGTTGGAGAGATCATAGCCCCAGGGCCCCATATAGTCACTGTCCCACAAGTCGTCGTCTGTCGCCATCTTGCAGCGCGCCAGTGGCCGCCTGCCGTCGCAGCCCCAGCACGGTCTGGGCTCGGTGCACAGGCACACGCATCGGTCGGGCCGCCGGTCGCACGCGGGACAGCGCTCGTCCGCCCGTCGCCGCCGGGCCGATTCGGGTGCCCGTGCGCCAAAGGCCTCGACGAGAGCCGTCGCCAAGTCGTAAGGGCGTAATTCGACGCTGTCGAGCGCGGGTCCGGCCTCGGCCGGCGCGCGCCGGGCACTCTCCACGGCCCTGATGACGACCCGGCGCTTGGTAGAGCGCTTGGCCGGCGGGTACGCCTTGATGTCACGGAGGAATTGGACGCAGCGGCCATAGGCGTGCGGCGTCACGGGCCGCCAAAAGATCGACGCCGCGTCGTACCAGCGCCTCGCCGTCAGACGGGCCGCCGCGAGGAACGCGTCGCACTCGTCCGACTCGTCCGCACCGAGGCCCATGCGCAACACATGGGCCAACGTCTCGTTGGGCAGGTCGTCCATGGTGGCCATCGTGAGACTACTGCCGAGGCGGATCGGGCGGCGGAAGAAGAAAAGAAACAGCCAACAACAAAAAAAAGAAGGCAACCACGCCGTTGATTGCGTCCGGTGCGGTCTCGTCTAGCCGTTGTTTGCCGATTCCAGAGACCAACCGGATTTTATTCAAAAAAAAAAGATAGAGACGCGAGAGCCGCGATGGGACGCAAAAAAAAGACGAAAGGGATGAGGTCTCTATGCGACGTTGGCAGGGCGTCGTTATTGTCGGCCGTGTGTCGGATCGCACCATCCGAGAGATTGGACCGATCCTTTCTGTCCTTTTTTCGTCTCAACGAATTGTAGACTCGATTGCGACAAACAAACAAAAACACGCACATTATCGGCGACTATAAACGAATTGACAGGGACGAATTTGGCTCGAATTGATCCCCGCCCGTTTATTTGGTGTCGCTCGTCGCGTAGTTGTGGCGCGGTTGCAGAGGGCGTGGCCCCTTGGATTCACGGCGTCGTCGTGTCGTCCTCTTGCGAGGTAGGCGAAATGTCGGACCCAAAGAAGCGCTCGAAACAGGCCTCGTATTGGTCCTCGGGAATCCACAGGCTCCGCAGGTGCTCTGTCTCCTTGTCCAACATGGCGGCCGTCGCCTTTGCGTCGCACCTGCATACCGGCAACGCGAGCGTCCCGACCGACTTGTTTTAGGAAAAAATAGAACAACTGGATTTACTAGTTGTGCGTGGAGAGAGAAGCGACAACCTCGCCTGCGTCTCCTGGGCGGCATCTCGTGGGCGTGACTGCATGCTTTGTCGGCAGCGGGGATTTTTGTGTGCCTTGCTCTAGAGAGCCACGACGGCCTTTTGCTTGTTTCTTTTCGCGCCCTTGGCGGGTTGTGGAGCGACGCGTATTGGACAGGAAAAAAAAAGAGGCGACGGCGGTCGGCTCGGCTCTGCCGTGTTTGGACCCGCCTCGCCTTGGTCGATGGACCCAATCCCCACCTCCCGATTTTTTCCCATGATCTCGCGATCGGTATGTGCGCGTATCGATTGCATACAGTGCCGTGGACCAAACCGCGCGGCCGCGGCAACCGGGGGATCGTCCCAACACTGCGAGTTTGACACGACAGATTTTTTTCTCGTCGAAACTTGGTTTTGCGGGTCGCTGGGAAAGACAAAAAAGGGCCTAGCCCACCACGATCCCGCGCAAGGCATCTGTTTTTTGCAGCGTTGTCTCTTTTTCGAGGCCCGCCTTTTTCACAAGCGCCCATTTTTGTTGCGGTCCTCAGCGAAAAAAAAAGAGTGCCTCGATGGTGAACGCGGTGGAGCGGCAACGTGGCCAACTTAAAAAAAAAAGGAGGCGTCGACCAACGGACAACGGACCCATGCCGGCGAAAAAGCCGGGATCATTGGTGTGTATAAAAGAAAGAGCGACTTGCACGAAAAAGACAGACACGCCACCAACAACCGGGATCTACCTCTCGACGGCCACCATGACCAGCACCGGCACGACCAACGCGACGGCGACGCTCAAGGGCAAGATGATCACCGACACGGACGAGGAAGAGCACTATATAGTTTGCTTTGCGTTCAAGTACGCGTCGGCCGACGGCGTCGAGATCGAGTTTTCCATCGATCCGACCACGACCGACCCCTCCGAGTGGTTGGCGCTCGTCGATGCCATCAAGACCAACAAGACGTACAGCGTCAACACGTGCCCGTCAAATGGCGACGTGGTGGTGGGACACGAAAAGGGCAAAATCGAGATGCAGGCCCACAAGGCGGGCGCCGGCGGCGACGGCGACCTGCAGGTGTTTTTGCCTGCTGGCGCGTGTCTGGCGGCGATCGAAAAGTGCGCCATCGCCTATGCCGCGCATGACTGCTCCCTGCCCGCATCGTCGCCGTGAAAGACCTACGGCCATGTTCGCCAATGTCGACAATAGCGACAGCAATAAAACAAAGAAAAAAAGAACGACGGCGCCTTTTTTTCATGAGCATGGCGACCGGCCGGTCGCCGCAGGGCAGAGTCCATTTTCTTTTTGAAGACAAGCAGGCCGCCATAAGGTCGCCCCGCCAATTGGTCAACATTTTTTTTGATCTTGTGGGATTGGGCTGCGCGCAACAGAGTCCTTTTCTCTTTGGTGCAAAAAAAGGGCGGGATGACGGGCTTTACGCGCAAGACGGCGACACCCCAAAGGACGCTGCACACAAAAAGTCAACCGGTACGGAGAAAAAAGGTGACGACAACAGCAGCAACAGCAGAGGATGGCGACGCAAGAGGCAGAAGCGGATGCGACTCAAAAAAATCCATTCCTTCAGCCCGAGTTGTGGACCCTCATTCTCGTCGGCCGCCACGACAGCGAACCCGACGCGGCCGAGGGCGTGCCACCCAAGTGGCGCTTTGCGACCCGTGCCGTCTGCCGCGCCTGGAGGGACATTGTCAACTGGGGCGCACCGTCCTTTTGGGGTGGTCCGTCCGAGTGCACGCAGGCGTGTCTCTGGAAGCACGACCGCCAGGTGCTTTGGGGACGCGGCCGCCTCGTCTGTGCGTCGGCCTTTGTCGACTGGGCCAAGACGCACGGCGATGGTCTCACGCGCGCGGCCGACGTCGACGCGCTGATCGCCTGGATCGCCGCTGCGTCGCACGTGGCCGATCTCGACCACCAAGTGCCGATCATCTTTGCAGAGTCGGGCGTGCCGGCCCTCGTCGAGCGCGCGCTCGACATGGCGCTGGCCTTGTGTGAGACGGATGCAGATCCAGCCACCGACCACAATGCGGCGGACGAGAGCGCGTGGACGCCGTGCTCGGATATGTGTGTGGTACCCTCGAACAAGGAGGCCTGGCAGTGCGCGCCCCTTGGCACTGTTGCGACGTACCATCCGTATGTGGTGGCTGCTGCCGCCGTGCGCAGCGGGCGCGCCGAGGCCATTGCGCCCGTGGTCGAGCGCATGCCTCGCGCGCTCATGAGCCGTCTGGCGATCCAGGCCGCTGTGGCCAACGACGACCTCGGTGCATTGCAAATGCTGTTTGCCCTCGGCCGACCGTCGGCATTTGAGGCGCTCAATGCCATGCTTCACGCTTTGGGTCCCAACATTGTGGCGTGGTGCCTCGATGCCACCAAGGAACCCTGTGGACGCCCGTGGGCCTGCGCTCTCGCCGCGCTCTTCAAGTCGGCTGATCATTGCAACGGCTTTGTTATCGAGTGCATCGAACGTACCGGCTCGACGCGCACAGATGTCCGCAATGTTCACGCCGCGGTGTCGGCCATACTCGACGTCTGCGACGCGCACGGCATAACCGCCACGATCGACACAGACACCATCACCGATGTCATCTGTGAGCGACGGTCGATCGGAGGCGCCGAGTGGATCCTGCGCCGCACGGAACGCGATTCTGGGCCGCAGGAACGGCTGCGCGTTCTGGGGCGTCTTGCCGTGGGCGCGTGCCGCCTCGACGGCGACAGTGACCGCATGTCGTACTCGGACGACTCTGACGCGCTTCTCTCGTGGCTGTGCGACGGGCCGCCGCAATACAGCCCACTAGCCAAGGGCGCCCACAGCCAACTCGACTCTCTGTTCCTAGAGGCGTGCGCCGACCACCGAGCCGATCCGCGCTGCTTTGCCTGGCTGTGTGAGCGGTGGCCCGAGGAGGCCGCGCGCATGCACCCGCCCTGGGTGGCCAGCATGATGCGCGCCACGTGCGATCGGGTCGACGACGTCAAGGACGCCGGCGAGATCGAGCGTCTTTTCATGGCGCTCGACGCTGCGCTCGTCCACGCCGCAGCGCCCACCGCGCTCGTAGAGGCCGTCGACGTGTGGCCGTTGCTGTTTGACAGACTGGAGCGTGTGTCGGGCCAGCCGGGCGATCCGTGTGCCTACGTGAGCGCGACGCAATTGATCCAGTACGTGTGGCGGCGATGCCAAGGCGACGTCGAGCGACACCTCGTCGAGCCGGTCCTCGCCGCCGAGCGCGCGATGACGCTCTTTACGATCGACATCGAGGCCCGCAAGCCGTGGAGGTGCACGCGCGCCGATGCCCCTACGTGGCGTCGCTGGTGTCGCGTGCGCCCGATGCGCATCGACGAACCTGCGTCAGACTACCGCGCCGCCCACGGATCCTTTTCGTCGTGGCTCGCCGAGCGACGTCTTTTGCTCTGATGCATGCGTTTCTTTTTTTCTCTTTATTATGATGCAAAAAAATCTAAAAAAAAAAAGGAAAAGTGAGCACTGCACGGCATTACTCAGGGCCAGTTCTTGCGGCCGCCGACTGTTCAGGCCTGGTCGGCTGGGCAATCAGTTGCTGACGAGCGGCTAGTCGACTGCGATTTCGGCAATACCGGTGGGAATGGAACCGCCTCTTACTAAACAGTCCAATCGAAATGGCATGTCGCCCATGCGCGACCTAAAACATCAGGATAGGGCCAGTTCTTCGGACCCGAACCCAAACACGACCGCGGTGTTGGTCCACGATCGCGCTCAGATCCGCAGCCGAGTCGGGATACGCGGGTTGGGTTCAATTTCGTGCGCGTCTATTGCCTGTTGGGTAATTCTCGTCGCCACCGCGCGGCCAACACGGGAGATAAAAGAGAAACGAATGTCACTTTTTTATATTCCATTTTTCGTTTTTTATTTTTCCCCTTCAAAAAGAGGAGCGGGGAATAAGGGTCCATTCGCGTCGGGTAGGTCTGAGCCAGTCCTTGGGTGGCGCGCCGCTGCATACGTCACCCGCTCGGCCGCCTCTGGATGGGGACCAAAAAATCTTGCTCATCCCCTTTTACGCGAGATCGTGCCTTTTGTTGCGTCTTTTTTTTTTGGCGGTAGCCTTTGCCTCTTTTTGAGAACCCGCCACCAGCAAGTACGACGAAAGAAACCTCGCATACCATGAACAACTGATTCGACCAGGCAAGCCGAACCGAATGACCGCCGCTCGGCGTTGTGCACAAAAAAGAGAGAGAAAACAAAACAGTCTAGGGAAAGAGCGCGTTGAGGGGAGCAAGAAGTGCACACACACTGCCGGCATCAGAGAGGTCGTCTACAGTCACATCCAACCCGCTGCGGAGGGCCGTGATGGCGGCCAGGGCCTGCGCGCTGGCAGAGACTCCCTGTGCGTCGGGTGGCAGCGCGCGCGGCGATTCGTCCCGCTCGACGTTGTACACTTCGTTGGCCTGGGCAATGAGACGGCGTGCACGCCCAATGACATGCTCCTCAAAGAGAGCATCCTCGTTGGCGGTTTCGCTGAGCCACGCGTCGCTCGCAAGAACGCCATCGACAAGGACAACGGGGTCGGGCTCCCGCATGAAGCGCATCCCTTTTGGCGCCGCACAAATGCGGTCGATGGCGACCTGCTCGGGCGACGTAAGCATCGGCGGCCCGGTCCTGGTCACGTGCTCCCGCAAAAAGCGGGACCCGCCGACCATGCCGTTGGCGATGGCGCCGGGAGCCAGTACCCCACACAGCAAGTGCGGGTACTCGGCCTGGTCGGCCGTGGGCTCGACGCCCCAATAGCGTGAGACGTCGAGGAGGCGGTCCCTCGTTGGCGATGGAACAAACTGGTCGGCGTCGTTGACGGCGGTAGATGCACATTCGGCGCGCCAGATGCCATAGGCCAACGGGTCGGCGACCTCGGCCGGCAGCAGTTCAAGAGGCACACGCGATCCGCCGCGTACGATGGCGCCGACCGCTCTCACGCCGAGCGACGGCGGCTGAAAGGTCGGGGACGCCGGTCGCGCGTCGCGCCGCTTGGCTTCCCGTCCGAACGCGGCGCTGGCTTGACTGTCGGCGGGCGCCGCGCGTTCGTACACGGTGGGCGTCACGAGGGCCACGGATGCGGCGTGCTCTCCCAGGCCGAGGGTCAAGAGATGTTCCAGCGCGCATTCGGTAAGCCACGCGTATCGAGCCCCCCGGAGGCTCATGGGTCCGTCCGGAAGGTGTGCGAGTGCGAGTTGAGGCGGGATGGCGTTGAGCGAGACGAGCGGCTTCATGAACGAGCGCACTGCGCCCAAGGGCGAGCGACGCCAATAGTCGGTGTCCCACGAGGGGGCGCCGTACTCGTCAGTCGCACCGGCGTTGAGAACCACCGCGAGAAGCGCGGGAATGAACGCAGCGTAGGGGCGAATGCGCGGCGGCAGGGTGTCGGGCGCTGGGCTTGGCATGTCGTCCAGAGGGGTCTCGACGCCCGCGCCGTGCATGCGACCCATTACGGTGCCCGCGCCTTTCGCGGCATCGCCATATGGGACGCTCACCAGGATGGCCACGTCCTGCACATCGGGACCCGCCCGCATCACCAAGTATTGGGCTTGGGCGTCGGCACAGGCGCCGCCAAAGCGCGACGCTTCGGACATTGCGCGGGTGCGCTGGCCCATGCGTGCGGCGTTGCCCAGCGTCCTGATCATGGCTTCCTGCGGTGCCATGATGCCCGATAAGACGGCGTACTCGCGCTCGTCTGGGCGTGCATTCAGCGGAAGGGCCATGTCGACCGCGAGCGAGGCCAAACTCTCGACCGTCGGCGGCCAATCGTAAAGATAAGCGAGCGCGGCCTCGTGAGCGTCCGCATCGCCGACCAACGTCTTCCACAAGTCGGCGAGGTCGTCGACGACAGCGTTGCAACTGCGTGCGTCGCTGTCGGGCCGAATGCCCACGCGCTCCAGCATATACTTTCGCGCATCCCCAAGGTACGATAAACCTTGTGACGTGCCCGCCGGGTAGGCGCACGCGGCGCGCAGAGCGTCGACAGCGGCGGTGACCCATCCCTCGCCGACGCGTCGCCGCGATGACCGGCTAAACAGCGAGTCCCACTTTGTGATGGCGCGCTCAAACTCGCGGTGGCGTCGGTCCTCGTCTTGCGCTGGCTGGGCCATATTGCCGTCGTCGTTTTCTTCCCTTTTCTTTTCGTTGGACTTTTTTTTTCGTTCCTTTCGATGTTTGTTGCTTCCACGGGGCGGGACGCAGAGAGCGAGGGGACACAATTCGACGGGCTTCTTCTCTTGTGCGATCCCAGATTTCCGTGTCACGAGCAGAAGAGGCGCTCCGCGGCACGGAGCGCGAGATCAGCCGTCGGCCTTTTTTTGTTCTTTTGTGGGCAAACCACGCGAGTATAAAAATTCAATATAAAGGGCCGGCGCGTGCCAACAAAGAACCCTGATCGGCTTTTTTTTTGAGAAAGGACCATCGGGCCGTTGGCAAAGGATCGCGCCGGGTCCGCCTGTTCGAGGTGCGCGCAAAAAAAAAAACTCTGGTTCGTCCGGCGCGAGCGGCCGTACGTGCCGCGCGATGAGGGTCACCCGATTGGGATGCGGCGATTCACAAGAGGGGAAAAAAAGAAACTTGCGCGAGAGCCGACAACATTATTTTTTCATTCAACATTTTATCCTCAAAAAGGCAAAAAAAAAATAAAAAAAGTGGGAACCCCGGCCGATTAAAAAAAACAAAAAGTGCGACCGAGGAAAAAGAGTGGGCGCTTGCAAAAGTAATCGAAAAAAGAATCGATCTTTTTGGTGTGCACGTCCCCATGCGCAATCGGCCCGTGGGCCGATGACGGTACCGTGGCCTAGGGGTCCGCGCGCAGGGCAAAGAGGGTAGCGTGGCGGTCAAACGCCGTGGCGAGCCAATCGAGCGCCGAGACCAAGGCGGCGGCGGCTGACCGGCTGCCGGTGCCGGCGTCGACGCGCGTCGCGTCTTCGTCGAGGATGCCGCGAAAGTGGCCCGGCGCGAGGTCAAACTCGCGCTCGCGATAATAGGCAACGAGCGGGTGGGGCTGGTCGGTGGCAAAGCGCGTCGTGGGCGCCGGCCGCGCAGCGTCAAAGGCCGCGTCGGCAGCGACGGCGGCATCGTCCTCGTCGTTTGGATCCCATACGTCGTCATCATAGTGGCCCGGCATGCGTGCGCGCGCCGTCAGACAATAATAGGCCGCCACCGCGGTGAGTGAGTCCGACGTGGGATCACGGAGAGACACAGGTTTGGCGCCCGCATCGAGCCCCACGATGTGGCCGTAAAAGCGCACGGTGGGGCGTGCCTCGTCCGACGTGCACTGGGCAAAGTTGCACTCGACAAACCAGTTGACGCAGAGGCCGCGCGTCGGATCGTGGTACCGGTTGCCGTAGCGCAGATTGTCTTTTTGGCGAGAGATGCGCCAGGGCCTTGCGGCTCCGAGGGACGTGAGGTGGTCAAAGACGGCGTCGCACGTGCGCGCGTTGACGGGCCACGGCGCGCCCTGCGGATCGGAAGGGAACACGGGCGCCATGAGGGCCGACGCCGATGCGATGGCCAGCGCGTCCGGGTCGACCGACGGCCCATAGTTGCCGCACGCCAGGTCGGCCACGAGATGCATGCGCGCAGAGAGCCGGGCGTGCCAGTCGGCCTCGGCGGTGGCGTCCATGCGCTGTTCGGGGTCAAACTCGAATCGAACATAGGGCCACAAGGAGAGCGTACTGATGCCGTTGCCCTTGTGCCGGTGTATCCACTCGGATATCATGTGCATTGGATCGAGCAGGCCCTGTGCGATGAGGTGATCGCGATCGCCGCAGACACGCCGATAGTGTTCTTGGATGACCTCGTCATTGTCGCAATAGTCGTCGTGCTCGGCATAGTCGGCAGGCGGCCGCGGGACGGCAAACGGATAGTCGATGCCGTCGCGCTCCGGCGGCGTCGGGTAGGCAGCAGCCGGCAGCCATACGCGGCCGCTGCCAACAGACACAAAGACGGAACCGCGCTTTGAGACCACTTGTACGCGGCGCCCGTCGCTTGCCCTCACAAAGACGGTCGCGCGCTCGCTATCGGCCGAGACGATCGACCAGGGTCTGCACAATCCGTATCCGTTGCCTTTGTCGTCATCAGCGAGTGTCCAGCCGAGAGAGGCAGTAAGCGCCGTCGGCGCGCGGCAGATGCGGCCGTAGCGGGCGTCGACGTAGGCGTCGATTCGGGGAGCGCCCGAACGAAAAAAGGCAAAGAGGGCGTCGACCGTCGCGTCGCGTCCCTCGCCCAACCACACGCTGTCTGCGTCGATGAGCACGCCCGTGCGGCGGTTCACGGCAAAGCGGACCGCGAGGACGCCTCCGGCCGTTTCCTGCCCCTCTCTCACGTCGTCGGACCATAGGCGCCCGGCGGCGACCTGCAACAGCCAGTCGCCCGTTCCGCAGTCAATCTCGACCATGGGCCGCGGCACCACGCGGTCCCACGGGCCGGCGATGTAGTCGGCGTGCTCGGGCCGCAGTCGCATGCCGTAGACGACGAGACGGTGCGCGTCGAGGATGGGCAGAATGCGCTGCACGACCGCCAGGGCGGTGCCCGTCGAGTAGACGGGCGAGCCCGACTCGTCCGTGTCATCGAGCACCACGCCACGCGTCGGGAGCGTGGCGGCGTAGGCGTCGAGAAAGGGCCGCCACGCAGACGGCGACGTGGCCTCGGCCTCGCGGCACCTGTCCACGAGACCCTTGACGGCAGCGTCGGGGTCTGTGCGCCACAGATCATCTATTCCATGCCGTCGCTCTTGGACGGCGCTGCTGCTGTCGTTGTCGTCGTTGTCGGCGGCGTTGATAGAGTCGCTGCCTTGAGGATCGCTGCTGGGCATCTCGTCCTGTGAGGCGGCCCGCCGGGCCGCGCGTCGGGCGGCGGCGGCGAGGGGGACGAGGCCGCGAGTGTGCGTCACGACTTTGGCGGCCAGACAGACGGCGAGCGCGGCGACCGGTCGGTCGAGAAAGGGTAGGGGATCGTGCCGGTCCTGGCCGTGCATGCGGTCGATATGTAGAAAAGAAACAAGCGAGTACCTGGACGGGAGCGGAAAACACCGCGGCAGGTCTATAAAGAAGAATTTTAAAAAAAAGAGCAGCGACCCGTCTCTGGTCTTTTGCTGGCTCGCCGCGTGGCTGAGCCAATGTCCCCGACGATTCGGCCGTCCGTCGCGGTCTCGCATGTGCCCATTGGTTGTTGTGAGATGGGACAGGGTCGCCCAAAATCCGTGAATGCAAGGGCAACTTTTTTCCGAAAAAAGGAAATTGAAAAAAAGGGCCAATGACAAAAGCGCCAGAGGCGCACACAGGGAGGCGCAACAAAAAAAGGGACCTTTTGCGGCGAGGCCACCTGCAGCAAGGCGCACAACACACACGGCACGCACAAGGACCAAAGGCGTCGCTCCGTGTGGCTCGCGTGCACACCAAAGACGCTAAAAAAGGGATTAAAAAAGGGGGAAAAAAGAGATGGCCGACGCCGCGCCCGACCGGGCCGATGCCCTCGGTACGCTCTCGGCTGCCCTCGCATCGCTCGCCAAGCCGCCCGACGATCCCTATGAGGGGGACCGCGAGATGTCCCCGACGACTCCCAAAGCCGCCTCAGCCATCCGTCGCCGTTTTGCCAGAGCCCACGCGGTCTGCGCCGACTGGCGAGACGAGGTGTTGCGTAGGGCTGCCGCATGCGATCCGCGCGGCGTGCACCTGTGCCTCGCCACCATGGATGCCCTGGGCGCCAACGTACACGCGCTCTCGGTTCTATCAGCGCGGACGAAATCGGCTGCGATGCCCGGTCTGCCGCGTGACGGAGGAACCGACGCGTGCGCCGTCCAAGTCTTTATCGGCTCGCGGACCTGCATCGGATGGTGGGTCAACCCTGATGACCACGACGACGTCGATCCTAACAGAGCCGACGACGACGGGAAAGAGGACGACAATCGCCACGTCGATGACGACGCGACACACAATGACGAGCCCGACGTGGGTGGTGGCACTATGCCCCGGTCCGTTGCTGCCGTTGCCAAAGAACCGCAAGACGCTGACCCGCATTCCGACGACATGCGGGGGCCGTTGTCGCCTCATCTCCTCTTGTCGTGCAGTCGCCTCGTCGGCGCCATCGACGGCGACCGGTGCCCCGAGGGTTCCATTGCCACGGACGAGGCAAAGCGCTTTATTTTCGAGGTGCGCATGGGCTTCTCTCCCGACGTGTGGATGACGGCGGGTCCCGTGGTCGACGCAGAGACCGAGGCCTGCATCGATCTCGGGTGTCTCCTCGTGGCGCGCGACAGGCCCGACCGACGGCCGCAGGGAGCGGGTCCCTTGGTGGCGCGCCGCCGCCTGATTGACTTTCTCGCGTCGGGCCTGCCGACGTGGGCGGCCTTTGCCGCGCGGCGCTACGCCGATCTGCGCCGACTGCCGGCGGTCCTGGCCGCGCACGGGTGGCGAGTCCACCGGCTCGCCGACACGCCGTGGTTGTGGTCGTGCGACGCGGGACCCCTCGCCGAGTCGGACAACCGGTCCCTCTCCCTCGGCCACCCCGATCTTCCCGAGAAGATGTACATCCATCTTGACGACGGCCGCCTGGTCGTCTCTGCCGACGGCACTTGGCTCCACGACCGCCCGCGCGTCGACACGCCGGGCGTGCTCCCGGCCGACCCGATCGGTTCCATGTTTTACGGCGACGCGCCCGGCTTCCCGTGCGACCCGTGCAAGCGCAATGGCCGCTACCACTCGCTATCACACGCCGAGAGGGACATGTGCGTCCAGCGGGCCAGGCTCGTCGGGATGGGCCTCATTTCCGAGCATGTACTAGATGGCCGCACGGACGAGTACATCGCGCGCCAGTGGGACCGCCAGGTCGAGCACTATTTGTTCAATATGCGCAATACGTCGTCGCGCGTGCTTCCGCCCGTCGGACCCGACGCCGTGGCCCAACTCATCGAGGCCCACGTCGCCCAGGCGATCTTTGGCGAGTACGGACCCGTGGAGGCTGTGACCGGTCGGCGCCTCAACGGCGGCCTGTGCGACGATCTCTTGGCCGCGGCCATCGACACGGGCCGACTCTGCTCGGGGTTGCGCTACGTGGATAAGATCACCGCCGACGCTTACGAATGCCCGATTGATTGCGATCTCGACGTGCGCCCCGAGGGCTCTGACCGCCCACGCATGCTCGTCAACTGGCGCGCCAAATGCACGGCGGTACACATGGCCGAGGGCGAACGCAGCGCATTAGGCGCGCCGCATACCGAGATGCGCTCGGTGCGCGTGTGGGTGGGAGTCGCGGTGCAGACGGACGGACGCGGCGGCGCCTGCGTGGCGCTCATCGTGCGACGCAAGGGCGCCCCCTTGGACGAGCCGGTGGACGATCCGGCTGCCGACGGCGCCACGTGGGGCGATGTGGCCGATCGCTGTGCCAAAGGCGCGCCAGACCATCCGCCCGACCTGCATCCGGCCCTCGCGGCATCCCTAGAAACAGAGCGTGCGTGCGATGCGGTCGCATGCGTGACGCCGTGGGCCTGCCACACGGGCGCCGACGGGCCGGTCGACGCGCGCATGCTCACCGAATGGGCGCTCGACCGCGTCGCCGATCTCTTCAAGGCCATCGACGGCGTTGCTGCCACCGGCGCTCTCGTCGATGCCCATGTGTCGACATCGGACGAGTGACGCCATAGTCCTCACCCTCTCCTTCCCCTCATTTCTGCGTCTTGTGCTCGGCCGACGAGAGATCGATCGATGTAGGAAAACCAAAAAAAAGATGGCCTTTCTTTTGCCATTGTCGAGTCTTTTTTTTTCTTGCATCCTCTTTTTCCTTTTTCCCCAAAAGTCGGTGTGGCGGCTCTGGCCGGCAGGACGGCGACGCGAACCGGCGGCGGTATCAATGGGTGTGAAGAGTTCAACGTCGCGAATCCAAAGGCGGCGCGCGCCAAGGGCAAGACAGAGGAGAGACCGAGGCGCCGCCATATCCGGCCGAAAGAGCGCCCACCGTCAAGGGAAACACTCGCAAGGCAGGAAAAAAAAGCGAGAGAGGAAATGGGATCACAGGGGATGGTAATGACCGTCGAGAAACCAGCGGCCGAACCGACTCCGTGCGTGGTCGAGTACAGAGTGGAGCGCGACGAGGGCCGGCTGCCCAATACACGCTGGGCCACGGCCGAGACCGATTGCGGCCACCGGTTCCACGCCACCGGGGGCTCCACCGCACAATTGCTGCAGCGCATCCGGGAGCGCGCGGCGGCGTGCGGATGTGCGCCAGCGGTCCTCGTCGACGGCGATGACGGTGGCCTCTAGCGCCACGGGTCGCCACCGCAGGGTTTTTTTTTGCTTTTTTCACTCTCTTCTCTCTTTTGTTTTCCGTCCAATGGCACGTGGCCGAGTACAACCAGGAACCAAAAAAGAAAGAGGTCGAGTGCAACGGCGCCGGTCGCCGCAACAATGCGAAAGCCTCGCAAACAAAAAACGAAAAATCCCCTGTGCAAAAAGGTGGCTCGTGCAGAAAAAAGTTGCCTGTGCAAAAAAAAAAAAGAAAATCGACAGAGGCCACTTTTCGGTGCAGCCACCTTTTTTTTACAATTTTCTTTTTTTTTCCATCTTCTTTGCACTCGGTCGTCGGTGGTGGGGCGAGGAGGATCAGGGATCACCACCGAGGCCGCAGTCGACCGACGAGATAATAGTTGCCGTCCGCGCCGCTGCCCGAGACGATGCGCGCATAGTCGATGGCAAAGAGGTCGGAGAAGCGGGGCATGGCCGCCGGCGCCACAGCAAAAGCGCCCGGACATTGTTCTCTGGCGCGGGCGCCAATGGCGTCGTCCATCCAGCGGGCAATGACCCGACCGTCGATGCCGTCGGCGCCCGCCAGCGAAACCTCGATCAGACGGTCCATCATCGCGGGGTCGATCGCGTGAATGGGCGTGCCCAGACACGGCTGCGCCGCCAACGCTCCAAAGGGCGCGCCGAGACCCGCGACGGGCGCAGACAGTCGTTCGGCCGCACGACGGCAGGACCGAGCGTCCTCTGGCGGACCGACGATCAGGCGCAAGAGGCCCGGCTCGTCCATGCCCTGGGCGCGTGCGACCCACGCGCGCGCGAGCATGGCGCTGGCGGGCGTCGCGTTCGCGCCGGCCGCCGTCCAATCGATATAGGCCAAAAGGACACAGCGCCGAGCGAGCAGGGCAGTGTCGTCAAGGCCGCGCGCACCTAGGGCCTGCGCGAGGCGCGCCGCCTCGGGCAGGCGCACCGTCGGCGCTGCGTGCGCCCACGCGAGACGCACCGGCGTCGTCGCCACGACGGTGCTTATCCCCGGCGCCGCGCGCGTGAGGCGTTCCAGCGCGGCTATGTCGGTGCGCGCCACGTTGGTCGCGACCAGACTCGCGAGTTCCGGCGGCAGCGCGCTCAGGTAAGAGGGCGCTGCAGGCGCCGGTGCGAGGACATCCTCGTAGAGATCGTCGTCATAAAGGTCATCGTAGAGGTTGTCATAGAGGCCGTCGTCGGCACCGGTGAGATTCATTCGGCCCACGTTGCCTTTTTTATGTCGCCGCTGTGTGTGCGTGTGGCGGTAGTGCGTTGTCGCGCCGTATTTCCCTTTGATCGGCGCAGTAAGGAAAAAGGGGCAGGGCGCTGCCGGCGGGTCTGTTCCTGTCTTTTCTCTTTTTTTTTCCGACTGGCTTTCTTTTTTTTGCAATGTCAGGCGGGCTTTGCCTTGTCTTGGGCGCGATGGCGGTGCCGCGCTCGGGCGCTCGACTGCAGACAGCCGCCGGGGGCAAACAAAAAGGCAGCCGCGACAAGGGAGGAAAAGAGTGATGGAAACCTTTTGCGCGGGTCACGATTGGCGCCTCGGGTCCTATTGGCACCGTAATGAACACAAAGAAAGAATGTGGGAAAAAACAGGAGACGGCGCAGGGGCGCACTGTGGCACGCGCGTCCGTCTGCCGGATGCCCGTCCATGAGTTGGCAGAAAAAAGAGAGTCAGCAAGAATGAAAAAAGGCCATTGGCTGGCGTCGCAAATATAAAGGGCAGGGCATCTCTTTGGTGGTGTTGTACCGCCACCATCGCACCTACTCGTACACGTGTGCGTGTCTTTGTTTTACAAAGAGAGAGAGAGAAAGAGAAAGAGAGAGAGAGAGAGAGAGAAAGAGATCACGCGGTTGCCTTCTTTCTGATCGTGTACGCGACTCTTGTGCGCCTGTCTTTTCATCATCATCATCTCCTCATCATATCATTATCCTCGGTAAGACTCCAGGCACCATGTTGGGCCAACAACAAACAACAACAAGACAACCGAGCGACGAGGCGACCTATGTGAGCCTGGGCGGCGATCTGGGCCTGCTCACCGTCAAGTCGACCGCCCCGAGCGCCGCCGCGCAGCGCGATCTCCATGTGGTCTTTGTGCTGGACCGCAGCGGGTCCATGGCGGGCACCTTTCGCCGGCTGGTGCTGCCGGCCTGCGCCGGCTACCTCGACGCCGTGACGCCGCGGCGCGCGTCGGCCGTCTACTTTAACGACCGCGCCAAGGTCGACGCGCACGTGACGGCGGCCACGCTGCGCGCGTGCCGTCGGGACGGCACCCACACGACGCGCATCGACCGTGGCGTCGGCGCCGCGGTCGACTTTGTCCTCGGGCTGGTGCGGCCGTCTGCCGGCGCGTCGCTCCCGCCCGTCTACCAGTTTGTCTTTATGACCGACGGCGCCAATGACATTGACTGCACCGGGAGCGCGCTTGAACGTGCCATCGCCGCGGCCGGGGCCAAACTGCGCGCCGCCGCCTGCGACGCCTTTGTCTCGGTGATCAACGTGGGCGCCGACGCCGACACGCGCGCCGGCATGTGGACGCACGCCGCCCTGTCGACCATGTCGGTGTCGACCGAGGGCGCCTTTGCCGTGGCGCACACTGGTGCCGACGTGCCCCAGGTCGTGGCCACGTTGGCGGCGCACACCTTGGCCGTGGTGGGCTCGGGCATCGGCTGCCTGCGCACCGTTGACCTGGCGACGCCCGATGACACCGATATCGACGGTGGTCGGCCGGCCCCTGCGATCGTCACCCTGGCGGGCACTGCGCCCCAGCAGTCGGCGCGCATTGTCGGCGAGAGCGCGTGCGTGCTCGTGTGTGGCGGCCCGCCCAAGGCCATAAGGATCACAAACGGCGCCGGGACGCATCGCGTGCCCGTCGTCGTGGCCGACGCCTTGGACGCCGATACGGCCGTGAGCGCAATCGAGACGGTGGACGACCACGTGAGGCGCGTGGCCATGGCGCAGGTCTCGGGCGGAGCCGGCCTCGACGTGGCCGGCGCCGTGTCGCTGCTGCGCGGCGCGCTCGACGCCATCGACGCTTCGGGCGCCCTCTCCAAGAATGCGGGCGCTCTGGCGCCCGCTGCACGCACGCCCGCCCAACGCGTGCGCGCGATGCGCAGGACGGTCGCGGCGTCGCGGGAGCGGGTGGCCGCGATCCGCGACACCCATCTCGTCTCGCGGGCGGCGCCGGCCGACATGGCGGCCTATGTCGACGGCATGGGCGGCGCCAAGTATGGCGCTGCTGCGCTCAAGCGCGCCGCGGCAGCCGCCACCGCCATGGCCCCCTATGATGCGGCGTCGATCATGCGCGCTCTGGCCCAAGCGCGCCCGACGACGACGACGCAGCCCGGCGCCGACGGCCAAGGTGACAAAGACGACGAAGCCCCGTGTTCGTTTTTCTCACAGGCGACGGCCGCCGAACTGTGGGCCGACGCCACTTCGCCAGAGCAGCACGAGGCCGTGCGCGCGGCTGCCGGCGGCCGCGTCGACGAACACATTGTGCTGGCCGGCTTTGGCATGTTGGGCTATGGTCTGGCGACGCGCCGGTCCGCGTCGGCCGTGGTCGAGCCCTGGCGTCTGGGTGTGCGCTATGTGTCGTGCGACCCCGTGGCGACCAACGACGCGATCGGCGCGCTCGCCGCCGGCTACCGCCTAGAGGACGCGTCGCGCAAGAGGATCACCGACGTTGTCGTGGTGCGCGACCCGGCGCGTCCCGCGGTCTATGACGCCTATGCCAGGACGCCGCTGGCCACGGCCTATTTGGCCGTCGTGCACGCGCGCAATCCGAGCGTCGGCCTGCCGAGCCAGCGCGTGGCCCTGCCCGCTCTGGCCATGATGCGCGCCGCCGCGCAGGTGGCCGGCCACCACGGACCCAACCAGGCCACGGGCGCCCATGCGCGCGTCCTTTTGCGCCTCGTGCTGCACACGGCGCACGCCATGGCCAACAACGAGCGCGCCGCCCATGCGGCCTCGGTGTTGGCGACGCCCGGCGACGCCGGGTGCGGTTCCGTGCTCACGACCAAGGCGCACGTGCACCGCGTGGCGCAGGCCGCCGCCTATATGGTCTGCCGGCCCGAGTCGGCGGCGCTGGTCGGGGACCCGTCGCGTCTGGCAGCGGCAGCGCGGGCCATGCTCGCTCAGGCCGTGACCGAGGCTCACGCATCGACCTCGCTGTCGCCGGGCGAGTCCCTGGCGGGCGCCCTCCTGTCCTTGGCCTCGCCCGATGTTGGCCCGGCGGTCGGGCATATGCTGGCAGACCCTGCCGACAAGAATGGCCGCGGTGGCAGCGACAAGGAAGAGGACCATGACCTCAGCGAGGACGATGACGAGTACCAAGACAGTGTGGTCCTGCAAGGTGCCACGAGCGAGGCATCGGGTACTGACGGCGACTCGGAGAGCGTCGCCCAGGACGATGGTGCACTCGTCCAGATCTTGGACGCCATGCTCTCGACCGGTGCGCACCCGGTTCCGCTGGCAGACGACGTGGACGAACCCGCAACGGTCGAGTGCAGTGCCGACTACGACGTCGACGCGGCGATCAAGGCGGGCGCGCTCTGTCTGCGATGGTTGTCGCGCAAGGCGGCCGTCGTCGACGCCCTCGTCGGCGTGGCGCTCGTGCACGCTCTCTATGCGGTCATTGTACCGATGGCGCGCGACGCCCTGAGCAAGGGACTGTTTCGGCCGACGACGACTGGCGCCGCTGGCACCCTGAGCGACCTGGTGACGGCCTTTGTGGCCTCGTCGGCCGAGGCCGAAGACGCGTGCGCCTGCGCCCTGGGCGCCGCCCTCAAGGGTCCACTGGCCACCGACTTGGGCGCCTTTGTCGCCCGCTACTGGTCGCCCGCGCCGGATTCACCCCGCCTGCTCGACGGCAACGAGACGGCCGTGTGTGTGGCCGCCCTGGTGGCGCAGACGCTCCAAAGGCCGACGGCGTCAAAGCGCTGTGCCGACCCCGACACGGGCAAGGCGCAACTCGAACCGCTCGACAATGTCGCGACGTGCCGCGCCTACCTGGGCGAGTCGGCGGCGACCGTGCGCCGCCAACGGTACCGCCAGTTGCTGACGGCCAAGAATGCGCGACTGCGCGAGGCCGAGCGCCTGCGCCGCGAGGCGGCTGCCGAGGCCGAGCGCGAGCGCGCGCGTAAGGCGTGGCACGATGCGCACGTCGGCATGCCCGTCGTCTTTACGCCGGACCAGATCGAGGCCCACAATCGCGCTCACCCCGACGACCCGTGGTCCCCATCGGTGCACCCGACCACGGGCCGGCCGTCGGGGCTGCTCGGCGACCGATGCTGCTTTGCGTCGTGTCCCGACTATATGCGGCGACTGGGCAACGCCGGCCTGTGGGAGCATCTGGCGCCGGGCCAGTGCACGCCAGCCTTTCACGTGGCCGCGCGCCAGGCCTTTGTCGGCGTCCGGTGCCGCTACGGCGCGGGCGAGCCGCGCGCCGAGATCCTCGCCGCCTTTACCGCCGCCGTGCGCGCCACCCTCTCGGACCGCGACATTGTCGAGTACGGGCCGGACATGTACGACGTCACGCTGGCCCAGTTTGAGCGTGCCTATGACGTTGCCCCAAGGACCTAGTCGACCCGCCGATCAGAGGCCCTTTCTCACGAGCCCATTTTTTATCTTTTTTTTTCTTCCCATCCCTTTGCGTGCTCGCCAGGCACACCCGCGAACAGAATAGGAAAAAAAATAGATCTCTTTTTTAAAAAGACAAAAGGCAAGAATTCTTGCGTGGTCCACGGAAAAAATGTGCGCGGCCCGCGGCTTTGGCGACGAGCAACGATGCGCAAAGTGTGTGACTCTCGGGCCGATGCGTGCCACCCCGTAAGAAGACCCCTTTCGGTCGCGCCCTCTCTGCGAGCGCCAAGAAAATTATGACAATCCAACGCACATTTGTATTTTCTAGTTGGATTTTTTATCCGTCCGCTCTTTGTCGGGTCCCTGTGCGGCTCTTTTGGTTGTGTCAAGGGACACGCACAGTGCGCGCCCGCGATCAGCCGGCCAAGGGCCGCATTCGCCCGGTCGACCGCAACCTGGTCGAAATGTGCGCCTGCCCGATGCCCCACAAAAGGGGACTTCGTCGGGCGCGGCGCGGCGCCGCGCCCCTGTGGTCATCTCGTCCATGCAAGCGGTCTGTTGCCGCGTGAGACGGACCCGCAAGAGGTCACATTTTACTGCGTATCTTGATCTTTTGGCTTTGGTGCTTTCTTTTCGCCGTTTTTTTTCTTTTATTCGGTCTTTGCGAGGGGAAAAAAAAAGAAAAAGTGTCTAGGAGACGATCGCGCCCAGGGCGTCGAGGACCGGACCCGCGTCGTCGGTGCCCACGACAAACCTGGCGGGGCTGCCCGGCGTCGGCACGCTCTGGGTGTCGTAAGCAAAGGAGCACGACACGAATCGGGTGCCGGCAAAGACCGCGCCGAAAAAGGCGCATCGCGCAAAGGAGCACGCATAAAAGACGCAGCGCTCAAAGCGCGCGCGACGAAAGTCGCACTCGTCAAACACGGCGCCGACGACCACGCACCGACGCCACGTGCAAAGCGTCATATCGAGCCGCGACGTCTTTCGGACCGGCTTTTTCTCGGCGACATAGAGCGCGTCGCGTATGCGGCCGCCGCTTAGCGCGAGAGACGGGGCGCACAGGGATGTCAGGGTCCGCGGCGCGGTGTGCGCGTCCAACAGTGCCAAAAGGAGGTCGCTGGCGGCGCGCACGTCGTCGGTCATGGTCGACTCGTCGGTCTCGTCGATACCCACGCGACCCGGCGACGCCAAGGCGATCGCGCGCGCAAAGTCTTGTTGCGCCAGGGCATAATCGTCGTCGGTGTGACTATCTTGGCCGTCGCTGCGAGCGCCGTGGCCCGGAGCGCTCTCTAGAAAAGGGACGTCGTCGCCTTGGTGGTCGGCGTCTTGATGGCCGTTGTCGGGGGCGAGCCCCGGTGGTCCGTCCACGGTCATGGGGTCGCGGTTGACAATCTCACGGCGGCATTCGTCGATCGAGGGTCCGGCGCGCAGCGAGACGGCGAGCGTGCGCGGATCGCGCGAAAAAGTCGACTGGTAGCCAAGGCCCACCAGGGACGGCGCGCCGTCGCCGCCGCCGATTCCGCCGCACGCATCGATCAGGAGCAGCGGCCTGTACTCGGGCTGTTCATAATAGTATTCGCCACGCGTCTTGCCAATGACCAGAGCGCCGTCGGGCCACCGGTGAGCAAAGAACGAGTCTGTCACGAACGTGGTCCCCGACGGTCCGTACTGGGCGTGAGCGTAGCGCGGCCAATCCGTGCACCAGTAATAGTCTTGGCCCACGCTCAAAAAGCCGTAGGGGCTGATTGACAACTCGGCGAGACGCGGCGATGGATGCGGTCGCGGCACGCGCGCCACGAGGCGTCTATCGGCGAAATAGGCGATGGGTCCGACGGCGCGCCCATCGACAAACACGGCGCTGCCGACGCATTTCCTGTGCGGCTCGGTCCCGCGCTTGCTGCCGCGCCACGAGCACGCGCCGTGGGCAGCGTTGTGCTTCCACCGGCCCACAACGGCGACGTCGCCCTCAGAGTCGTAGATGCGCCCGCTGCCATGGCAGTAGTCGCGGTCGAGACCGCCAATGTAGCGGCAGCCGTCGGCGTACCAGACGCGCCCGTCTTCTGTCGTCGCGTGGCCTCTGTGCCACACGCCGGCGCACGCGCACCACGGTGCTACGGCGCCCTGGTGGAATAATTGGGTGTGCGCGAGTCCCGGCCCGCACGGGACGCCGTCGGCGTCGAAAAAGCCGCGGTGGACCGCGACTTTGGTGCTGTGCAAGTACCGGACGCCCGTGCAATAGATGACGGTGCCCACCGAGGCGTACGGCGCTGGCCCGACGAGCGCTTTGCCCGCGCGGCGAGGCGGCCCCATGAGCGGGTCCACAAGGACGCGCACGCGAGCGCGTACGGCGCAGGCAAGGCGCGGATGGCCCAGGAGCCCCGCCAGATCGATGCTCGCGTGCCACGGCGTAGAGACGATGGCGTCGATCCCGGTGATGATCTCGTCCAGTATTCCTTTGGCGTTATCTTTGCGTGCACGAGTCTCGCCAAAGTTCCAGTCACTGCACATCGCCAGCGTGTCTGAGATGCGTGCGGCGGCCGTGCGCCATCGCGCCTCTTCGTGCATGCGCTCGTGCTCGTGCAGTCGCGTCCACAATGCGCGGTCATCACAGGCGAGGGCGAGCGCGCGGCCGGACATTGCGCACGCGCCCACGTCGCGCGTCCCCAGGCAGGACAGGACGCGGAGGAGTATCTCGACGGGTAGGACGTCGAGGGTCAACGGCACGTCGCCGTCGGCGTCCTTGCGGTTCTCTGCGGCCGCAGTGTCCATGGCGACCAAGGATCGACGGGTTTGTTTCTGCCTTGGCGGTCGATGCCGGTTTTTCTTTTCTCAAGCGTGCGTGTAAGCAGGGCGACCAATGCCTTTTTTTTGCTCCGCCTCTTCTCTGCCGCCTATGCGCCTTGTCAAGGCGGATGCCGCGTCGACTTTTCGACAAAAACAAGAAAAAAAAGAAGAGAGAGCGCACGACAACCAAAGCCGAGGGCGGCGGCCACTTGGCGTTCTTTTTTTTGTTTTCGTTGGTCTTTAGCGCTCCCGCGTCTTTTCTCTGGGCGAAAAAAACAGGATTGGTCTAATTCGGGGCGCGTACACGCGGTTCGATCGGCCGACAGCGGCGTATGTGCCTCTCTCTGCCGGGAGAACCTCTTGCGCAGGCGACTGGACCCGACGGCGCAAAAAGAGGAAAAAAAAACGAAAAACAAGGGAGTCACAAAAGAACGGCCAGCCGACTCTGCCAGATCGACTCAACCTGCTTGTGCGCCACGTGATTGCGCACAAACCAGAAGCCCAATTTGGGATGCAAGGAACCGCTGACGATATCTCACTTTTGCTCTGAGAAGAAGAGACACGGACGTGCACGTGCACGCGGGTTCGTGCCAAGGCTGCCCATTGGCAGTGGTAGCGCCGCCGCATTTTCCGTCGATTGGGCGCGCAAAAGGCGGCGGCTCCGCCATTGCTGACGTCGCTCTCGGCGCCGTCTTGAGCCCGGTGCCTTTTCTGCCTTTCGCCCGTCGCCGAGACGAAAAGAGCGAGAGGAAAGACAAGGGGACGAGAGAAAAGAAAAAAACGGAAAAAAAAAGAAAGAAAAAATGGCAACGCAAGAGGCGGTGCTCGATCGGGTCCAGTTGCTCGCCCGAACGGCTTTGCACGCCCTCGACGCCTGCCAGCGCGTGCAACAGGGAACGGCGCCCCTCGACGCCGCGCGGCTCCGGCTGCTGGGCGCGCTGGCAGCCGGGGCCGCACTGACCACCGTCTACGGACCCGCAACCGCGGACGAAGCGGCCGCGGCCACGTGCGCTGAGATACTGCACGTCTACACGTGGTTCTGGTCGGCCCTGCGCGCCGTCGAGAGGGCCGCGCCGGGCACTCTCGATCGACTGCCCGGTCTGGTCACGCCCCTGTCGGTGCTGCGCGCGATGGCCCTTCCGACGCACGACCTCGTAGGCAAGCCCCTCGCACAGCAGACCGTCGCGGCGCTGGTCGCATGGCTCCGGGCGACGGGCCGCCTGGGTCCGGCCGATTGGGACGACGCCGAGCACCCGTTCAGCATCGCCTACTACCCGCTGGGCGGCGGCGGTGCCCTGGCCATCCTGCGGCGCGGCGATGCCGTCATCGCCTATGCCGATCTGTCCGAGGCGGCCGATCGCGTCGACGATCTCGTCGTGCTCAACGGCCAACTCTTGCCGCTGGCGGGCGGCGGCCGCATGCGGCTGGCGGACCCGCGTTCCGCGCTGGCGCGCCTGCTTGCGCGCCACGTGGCCGGCCTGGGGCCGGACCAGATCGTAGGCGCGCTCGACGTGTCGGACGAAGTGGGCACGCGCGTGCTCTACGGTCCCAACCCCGAGGCCTACCTGGGCCTCGTGCGCCTCACCGCGGACCAACTCGCAGAGGAACTGAGCCAGTCGGGCGTCTACCCCGCTCTCGACACGGCGCCGCGCGACTCGGGCTACGAGAGCGAGGAGGAACCCGAGCCTTTCGCGCCCTTTTGAAAACCGCTGCGACCGGCGTCCTCGTGCCCACCACAGAGGACAACAAGAAGAGAAATAAAAACATATTTATTTATTATTTTTTTAATATTTTTCTTTCTTGTTTTTTCCACCCTATTTGTTTAGGGGGCGGGTCCCGGCTCGGTGTTTTTGTTGGCCGCCAGTGGTGCGCCAGGGACGAAAGAAGAAGAAGAGGGAAAAAGGAAAAACAAAAGACGAGACTCCTCAAAAAAAAGGCGCCGTGCGTGCACGAGAGGAGAAACAAGGAGCCAGAGGCCGACGCACAAGAGACCAGCGCCTCGGTGCGCTCGGCCGATTTTTTTTCGGGGCAATTCATGCTCTTTTTTTCTAAATCGGCCAATGGCAGAAAAGAGACGGGCGCCCACAGGCCCGTCCCTGCGGTTGGGACGCCCTCTGAGGGCCAACGTCGCCGCGGAGCCCCTTTTTGTGTCGGTCCGTGGGCATTGTGTGGTCTCGTGTTGACAAAAGGAAAAAAGAAACGGCGGCGGCTGCGGCAAAAAACACAAGAGCATCGGCCAGCGCGTGCAGCGGCCCCACAAGTCTGAACCTCACCGTGCTTTTTTTCTTTTTTTATACGAGAAAAAAAAAAGAAAAAAAGAGAACAATGAAAAGTACAAGAAAAAAGGCAGACGGACGACCGGCAGTGGACGACGCACAACACCGCCGTGCGCCGACGGGGCGCTTTCCCCACGTGCCGCTCGACCCGCCTCCGCGACCCTGGGCGACGGTGTTGTGCGTCGCCCCCTGCGCACTCGCCGTTGCGTATGGCGTGTGGGACCTCGCCACCGGCACCGACTGGATCGCGTCGGCGTCGACGATGCTCGCGGGCGCGCTGGGCGCGCTCGCCATCTGCGCAAAGCGCCGGAGCGACCACTCTACGATCGCGTGGGCCATCCTCGCTCGCCTGGTGGCGATTCTCCCGCGCTCCACGCCGCTCCTCTTTGATCTGGACGTCGTCGTCGCCACTTTTTTGGCGGGCCGCGGTAGATCCGGCAGCGGCAACGATGACAACGCGCTGGATCTCTTTGTCATGATCGATCGCGACGACGACGGCGAGCGACGCGCCGCGGTATACTGTCGACAGCAGGTCAAACGCCTGTGGCCGGTGGTTTTTGGTCTGTGCGGCAAGGACGACGGTGTCTCGGGTGAGTCGCCGCGGAGGACCGCCTTTGCCGAGGTACCGCAGGCCGTCTTTGCGGCCCGCGGTATCCCGCCCTCTCCCGTGCGCGTCTTTGTCTGCCGCCGACCGTCCGGCGCGGTCCACGCCGGCCCGCGCGACCGCCACCGAGGAGGTCGCGCGCTTGTCGGCCCTCTCTCTGCCCTCCCCCCTCGGCCATAAATTTTTCCTTTTTTCCCTTTCCCGTTTTTTTTGAAAAAGAGCACGCACTCTGCCGAGTCTCCTTTTCGGCGTCTATGAGACGCAGGGACCTGGAACAAGGCGACCCAAACAAAGACGCTTTAGCAGACTTTCTTTCCGATGCAGCCAATCATCGCGGTATTGCGCCCACCGCCCCCCTGACGCCCTTGGCAAAAGGCGATGCCGGCGCACGTTGCCCTGTTTCTCTCTTTTTCCGTTGAGGTCTGTTTTGCTACATCGCGCCATCGTCGGTCGCGGGCCAGGCGCCACAAAGACCACAATAACCACAAAGAAAAAGAGACAGGCGGTCGCGCCAAAGTGGCGTTGTAAAGCATCGAGAGCGCGCATCAACCAGGACCAAACCATGGCGACCCTGTTATCGCCGCTCACACCGACGAGGGCTGTGATAGTCGACCCGACAGCAGATGACCACGGCGGTCACACTTGCGCCTTGCCTCGGCCGCTGCCGTTGGGCGCCCTGATCGCCCACATGCTGGCCACATGTCGTCGCATGGCGGCGGGTGGCCGACTCGACGAGGCCGACTGCCAATTTATGGCCGCGCTGTTGGCACGCGCGCGCCTGCGTCTCGACCGGACCGCCGACTCTGGCGCGCTGCAGAGCGCATGCGACGCCGTCACGGCCACCTATCTCTGGTTCTGGCGCGCCGTCCGCGCGCTGGAGCGCGCCGCGCCCGCCGTCGCCGGGCTCTTGACGACCTTGCCCACGCCCCGATCGGCGCTTCGCGCTGCCGACGCGCTCTCGGGCGCCGGCGCGGGCGAACGGCCCCAAGAGGATGAGGAGGAGGTCAGTGGCGTGGCCATGGCGCGGCACGCCATCGCGAGGCTGGCGGGCGCGTGCCGCGAGCGCGGGCTCTTGCCCGCGTCGCCGCATTGGTCGGCGCACGACACGCGACCCTACCGGTTGGTGCTCTACCCGCAGGACCGACGCGGTCGCGCCGCCGTTTTGCTGCGCGGCGACCGCGTGGTCATGGGCGTGGCCTTTGGCGGCGCGGGCACCGGGTCGGCGCGCATTAAATTTACGCGGCCGCGCTTGTTGCCCGCTGGCGTCGGCAACGCGCGTCCCTACGACACGGCCGCCTGGTTCGCGATCATGGTCGACCGCATGGTCGCGACCGCGGGCGCGCGTCCGATCGCCAGCGATCGTCGCCGGCGACCCCCCGTCCCCGACATGGAGATTTCCAGGGCGGGCGCATTTGACGTGCCGCGCGGCGTCTCGGCGGCCCTCCTGGCCGGCGATCGGCCCGACACCACGCTGGCGATTGCGTGCTTTGACGACGTCTGCATCGCCGCCTGGCTGCGTGGCCGGCCGCGCGCGTCGTCCACGCCGCCGGCATTTCGCAGTGCCTTTGGCGCGGACAGCATAGGTGATGTCTATGGGAGCGACGACGAGGACGACGACGATGGGTCGTGCCAAGGCACCGCCGTGGCGATCGACCCCGATGTGTGACCACGTCTCTGCCGCCCCCCCCCAAGAGCCAGACTCAGATAGTTTCTTTTTTTTCGTACATTTTTTTTCTTTTCCCAAAAATGGCCTGTCGTCGCCGTAGAAAAAAGAAACAAAAGGGACAGCCCTTTTCTTTTTGTCAAAGATTTTGTTTCCCCTTTTTTTTGGTCTCGGTTTTTTGTTTGCGCGTCCCTTTTCCCGTTTGCCTTTTTGAAAGAGAAAAAAAAAGATTATTTCTTTTGGCGTGGCACGCACGCGCTCCCTTCCCGCCCCGTCTGGCGCTTTGACGGGCGCAGTCCGAGTCGGGATTTACGACACCCAAAAGGCAAGACGAGTTTTTTCTGCACCACACTTTTTATCTCGCCTGCGAAAGGCAGACACTGGCAGGAAAAAGAAAAGAGAAGAGTAAAACAAAAAAGGCGACCGCATCAGACGAGAAACCAGGATGGACGTATACGCGGGACGCAGTGTCACCCGAGAGGATCAACAACTCGATGCGCCCGTCACCTTTATCGAGGCCGCGTGTCCGCGGTGGGATACCGACGCCGGCCACGGATGGTCCGCACTCGACCGCCGCCTCGACACGTACGAACAGGCCGTCGACGCGCTCCAGGGCGCTCTACGATCGTGCATCTGTCCGCGCGTCGACGGTGCGCAGGACGTCGGCAATGCGTGCAGCCGCCTCTTGGTGCTGAGCCGGCGGATAGGTTCCCCGAGCGCCGACGCCGAGGTCTACGAGACGGTGGTCCTGCCGCGCGAGCCGTTGGCAGACGCCGCGGACCCGTTTGCGCAGACGACCGGCGAGGGCGTGCGCATGGCCGTCAAGGTGCTGGCCTTTGTCGGCGACGACAGCGCCGCGCGCAACAACACCGAGATGGGCATCGCGCAGGCGGCGTCTGGCCTTGTTCGCGCTGGCGTCAGTCCCTACTTTCCCCTGGTCTATGGGACGACCTACTGCGACGCGGTGGCCTACGCGCCGGGGAGCCTTTTGGGCGCCGCGGCGCGCGACTATGACCTCCGCCAGCAGGTGGTCGAGGCGGCCCCACCGGCACGGCGGCGACAGGTGCGCGCCCTCGTGCGCACGGCGCCCGATCTGGCGTCACTGAGCGAGACGATCGCCTCCTACGGCCTGGGCGACATTGTCGAGGGCGGACTCGATCCCTCCCGCCCCCTCCCGGCCCATCTGCTCGTGAGCGAGATGGCATGGGGCGACCTGTCGAGCGTGGCCGCGCGCATCCCGCTCACCGCCGACCAGTGGTTTGGCATCGTGCACGGCGTGCTGTCGGCCATCGGCACCCTCCAGAGCCACCTCTCGGTGGTGCACAACGACCTCCACTTTGGCAACGTCCTCGTGGCCGTCGCAGCCACGAACGGCGATAATGATGATGATGGTGATGACGCGACCCCTAGGGCGCGTTGCCCCCTCGCGCTGCTGCCGCTCGTGCACGACTTTGGCCGCAGTTACAAGGCCGAGGTGTGGATGGCCGACGACCGCACAAGGGACGCCGAAAAGGTCATCGAGGGCCTGCTGTCGCGGGACGTGCCGCCGCCCGTGCGCGCCGCCGCCGAGCGCCTCGACCAACTGGTGTCCACGCTTCATACGCGCGACTATGTCATGGACGACATTGTCGATGCGTGGGACCGATTCGCGGCAGAGGCGCGCGCCGCCGACGCTCGGCTCGGCGGCACCCTCTGGCATGCGCCCGTCTCGCCTCTGTGATCCGTCGACGCCACAATGACAACGGCCGTCTATTTTCTCCTCCTCACCTCGTCCAATGGACTCCCGAGAGCGACGCGTCACCGCATTGTCGTGTCTCTGTGTGCATTTTTCTTCTCTCTCTCTCTCTCTCCCCCTCCTTGTGGGGTGCGTTGTTGTTGTGTATATTTGTATACGCGCTCGGTCGACTTGCGATGCCGATGCCGCACGGACAAGAAAAAGAGGGCGCATCGCCATTGGCGTTGTCATTTTTATGCCGCATTTTCTTTTGTTGTGCCATTGTCGCGAGTAAAAAAGGGTGCGCGTCTTGTATTCGGGTTTGTATTGTCCGTTGACGCAAAAAGTAGCGTCGGCCCGGTTGTCGCCTCTGTCCCTCGTGGCCTTTTCCTCGCCTCGCAATCTCCCCGAAGGATTCTCCATTTTTTTTTCCATCTCTGCCTCTCTGGCCGGGCGGTGGGCGATTGCGTGGTATTTTGACCCGCCGCCGCGCATTGGTCGGCACAAGAGCGCCTTTTTTCAACCACCAATGGCGTGCGCAAGTTGCAACAAAGAAAAAGGGCCGTGGTGGTCTCTGGAGTTGACCAAGGAGCCAGGCCTCCACCGCACAAAGCAAAGCCCGCGCCCGACCCAAGTCTGCGCCTCTTCTTCTTTTTCTCCTCGAATCTATCTTTTGGCGCCATTGGATTCCGCTCTTTTCTTGCAAACTCGCCTAGAAGAGCGGGAAAAAAGATTGAAAAAAAGGGCAAAAGGCGAGGGCACCTGCACGAGGAACAACCAGGCACGTCCGTCTGCAAGAGGACCGACGCCGGCCCGCATCCCGACAAGAGGCCACAGACCGAGCCGAGACTGTCGGCCACAGGCACAAGAGGAAAAAGAATGGCGACCGTGATCACACAAGGGACGCCCGAATGTGACCTGCCGGACCGAGCGCAGGCCCTCGACACGATCGAGGCCTTTTGCGGCGACGGCGGGGAGCGCGAGGACCGTTTCAATCGCGCCCTCTTGGACGCGCGCATGCGACCGCTCTTTGTCGACCCGCACGGCGCGCCCGGCGCGTGCTCCTTTCATCTCGACCCGTCCCCGGTGTGCTTTGCCCGTCGGACCGCCGGCGGGCCGTGGCGCGCGACGCGCTGCGACCGCATGCCCATGGCCGCACGCGACGACCGGTGCAGTAACCAACACGAGGGCGACGCCGGCAACCACGTCCACACCGATGCCGACGCCGGCGAATCGACACCAGACGGCGACTACGAGGCCTTTTGCAAGGCGGCCTGCGCGAGCATGCGCCATCCGGCGTTTACGCTCTTGTGGCGTCATGGGTCGTCGCGCCGCGGCACGATTCTCGAGGGCGTCCCGCACGACGCCACGCTTATGGCGCACGATAAGACCTTTGTCACGACCGTCCATCGCGCGTGCCTCGCGCTCGTGCCGCATGCCGTTGGCGACGCCGCCATCGCGGATCTGGTCCGTCGCGCGGGTATCGAGGTGGGTCACCGTCTCGCCACCGCGATCATGCCAGACGACCTCCCACCGCCGAGCACGTGTTGTTACTGTGGAGGGTGGCGCAAGGCGCATCTGTCGGTTCTGTGCATGCGGCGTGAGAATGCCGTTGTCGTCGCCTTTTGCGAGGCACTCGTGCGTTGGCGAACGGGCGACGGCGACGGTAGCCACGACCAAGAGGCATCGGTCGCATGGGCAGCCAATGCCGTCTCGACACAGGACGCCATGGCGGCGTTGCTCGCCGAGGAGCGCGCCCGATGCAGGGAACGTGCGCGTGCGGCCTTGCACCCCATCGACTCGGTGTGCTATGTCTATGTCAACAATCGCCAGTTTTTCCGCGGCGACGACGACGGCCAGTGGACGTGCGAGCGTCGCGCACGCGGCACCGATGGGATCCTTCGGTGGGCGCCCGTGCGCCGCACGCGCGACGCCTACGGCGCGCCACTGCCCGAACCCATCCTGCGCGTCTATGACGACGCCCACGTGGAGCATTTCTTTGCGGCACACATTGCCGGTGCGCCCGAGGGCCACAATGTGGCGTCGGTGCGCTTTAGAGACGGCACGCTCCGCCACATGGAGACGCGACTGGACGCGAGCCCGCTCGTTGCCATGGCCGTCGACGCCTCGCAGTCGTGGTCAATCGGACCGGGCGTGCTGGCCACGGAGATGGCCGTGTACGCCACCGCGGCGGCGATCGCCTCGCGGCCCGGCCACGCCGAAAGGCTGGGCCCTATCGCGGCGGCGCTCTCGTTGGCGCAGCGCGCCATCGACGCTCTCTACGCCGACGAGACGACGAGGCGCCTGGTCATCGAGGCGGCCATCGTCGACGGCGCCGATCGCGCCATGGCCGCGACGCCGCTCCATTTCCAGATGACCGGTGCCGATCGAGAGGGAGACGCCAACAATGATCATGGATCCGACGCCCCGAGCGCCGACACCGACGGTCCAGATCGGCCCGTGCGATGGACGGGCTTCACGCGGGGACGCGCGATTGGCGTCGGAGTCGCCGCCGCTGCTGCCGCCGTCGCTGCCGCGGCCTTTGTTTTCTGCTAGGCCCATTTTTGCGCCGTGCGTCTGTGCAAGGAACCACACCAACGCACAGTATGCCGCAATGGTTTCCCTCTTTTTTCTTTTTGTTTTTTAAACAAAAAAATATTTTTTTAAACTGCAATGTTTCTTTCTTGGCATGCGATTGCTTTGCCGAGCGCACGCAAGAACAGCGACATTTTTCCTTGCATTCAACTTTTTGCTGTGGCCGCCCACCGCTTTTGTCGGGGCCTTTGTGCGCCGGTCCTGCCGGTTCTCGAAAGAAAAATGTCCGTCCTTGCATCGAGGGTCGAGAAAAAAAAGTTGTAAATTGCGCGCGGCACAACCGCCTGCCTCGTCGCCTGCGACCCCATGCCGGCGCCTGGGACACGCGGTCGACTCGACAAAAAAGAGACCTATCCGCAAGAATGCGTGCCCTGGAAGCACGGCGATCGCACACTATAAAAACACAGAATGGTGGCGTCGCGGCAGAGACTCGAATGCGGGCGAGAACCTCCTCTTGCTTTTGGCGCGTGCGGGATTTGCGGGCGTCTGCGACGTCTCTTTTTTTTTTTAAATGTCGGTCGTCCGGCTTGCCCTTGTTGGCCCTATCTGACACGCCCATCTCGGCTCCAAAAATGAGGGAAACAAGAGTCTGTCATTTCTTTGGTGTCGATGGCGCGCCGACATATCGTGGACCTCGGTGGTCCGAGAGGGGGCCAAGAACCCGCGGCCTTGCTTTCGGCGCGCAAGACCGACGATACACGACGAGCCCGAGGCGCAAAAAAAAAGAAAACCCACGCCAATCGCCTAGGGTGGAGGAAAAAAAAAGAGAGCGTCGCCATAGATGTGTTTTGCAAAAAGGGTGTATTTTGTTGTATGATCAGGTTCGGCCAAAAGTCGACCGCATCGAAATCAAGAGACATTGTGGAAAAATAAAAAAGCACAGACGGTGTTTTTGAAAAAAAAATAAAAAGGGCGACCAAAAGACGGCGACGATCAAAAGGCGCAGTCAAAGGTGTAAAAGAGGGCGCAATAGTCCTGCACATAGGGCGGCAGGCAGAGCGGGTCGAGCGGCGGGACCTGGCCGGCGATGTGGGGGCCGTGGACAAAGCCCGTAAACTGCATGGCCTGCTCCATGACGAGCGGCTGGCCGGGCGCCGGGCACAGTTGGTAGGTGACGCCAAACGAGGTCATGTGGCCGACGGCGTCGGTGGTCAGGTGGACGGCGAGCGGGCGCGTGCACGACGACGTGTCGTTGACGGCGCCCTGGTAGACCTTGGTCACGGCGCCAAAGGCCTGGCGGATGGTGGCCTTGTGGTAGGCCTGCGCGGCATAGTGGGCCACCTGATCGGCGTAGGTGCCGCCCGTGGCGAGGCACATCATCTGGGTCGATCCCTGCGCGACGGGCGACAGGTTGTAGGTGCCGTTGGCCGTGATCCAGCCCTTGCCGCCGCCGGCACCCATATCAAAGTGCATAATCTGGTTGGCGGGGTCGACGATGAACTTGGCCGAGTCGGTCGGCGAGGCCGGTCCCGGTCCGGGCTTGGTGCTCGAGTAGCCCACGGCCTTGTAGGTGCCCTGGACCTCCCAGTCAAAGGTCGCCCAGTCGTCCCAGCCGGCGGGCGGCTGAGGCGCCGAGGTCGCATGGACGGCCGCGGCCAGCGCGAGCACGACGAGAATGGCGGACGCTACTCTGTTCATCGTTGTCTTTTTTTTTCTCTCAACTTGCACTTGATTGCCCGCGGTTGCTTGGCTCGTGTCGGCGGATGCCTTGAGCGGTGGTTGTCGGGTGAGAGGTTGTCGGTCGATGAGGATGATGTGTCCCAGGTGGAGATGCTATTTATGGGGGAGGAAGCCGCGCACGCCGGCCACTGGCGTCGCGCGCAGCCACGCACCAATAGGATTGTGTCGTCGTCCAATCTCTTTTTTTTGCCCCCTATTTCTCTCTTTGCAAGTCATTTGTTTTTTTGTGCTGCCAATTGGCATGCGACGCCCACGACGTTGCAGGTATCGCGTCGCCATTGTTGGATCTGCACGACGCCTTGCCGTCCTTTTTCTTTTTTTTTTGATGCCATGGCGCTGCCGTCGTCGGCGCCGCTTGACCACGGCGCGCGAGCCATTTTCGTTTTTTTACAATTTTTCTTTTTTTAATTATGCATGCCCATGCACATTTGGCACCGCCATAATATACTTTTTTTGGCACACGATCTTTCTTGCCTCTTTTGCCCGCGGCAAAGCGAGAGGCCGCCAAAAGGACCGCAAGCACACCCACAACGCGCACCTACACCGCGCGCCCTCACAACGACGACGACAAGGATGTCGTGTGATCGGCCAAGAGGCCGGCGGCGCCGAGCCATGCCACCAGCGCCGCGGCAGTGCGCCCGCGACGCGGTTCGACGCGGCGCAAGAGACGGCGCACCGGTGCGCTCGCGATGGGCCTCGGGCGACACCACGGCGCCCACGCCTCAGCCGATTCCGCGGCAACGTGTGCCCACCGCGGTCGGCATCGGGTGCCGTCGTCCTCTGTGTCGCGGTCTATGGCGAGCGCCGCGGCCAGGACGGCCGGATCGCCGTGTCCGCAGCGCGCGGCCAGAGCGCACACAAGGGCGAGCGTGTCGAGGGCCGTGCGCCCCGTGAGGCCGCTCACGCACACGTCGAGCACGATCTCGTTCCACAGGGTGCCGCCGCGCCGAGCGGGTTCGACGCCGGCCGCGGTGCCAAAGGCGTGCAGCGCGGCGACGGCGCGATCGGCATCGTCCAGGTAGGTGCGCAACACGGCTCTCCCGATGGCGCACGCGGAGAGGAGGGGCGACGCGTGGCCGGTCTCGGGCCACCGGACGATCAGCGCCAGGGCGCCGCGTCCGCAGCGCCGACCCCATTTGACGGCCTCGCTCAGGAGCGCCTTGCGGTCCGGTCGATGGCCGACATCGTGCTCTAGCCAGTCGAGCACGGCGTCGGGCGCGTGGCCACACCCGGCCGCGAGACCCATCTTGGCGATCACGCTGTCGAGGGACGGCTGGTCGACCGCGACCTCGCGGGGATTGGTAACGCCATCGCGGTTGGCAGAGGAGACAGACGCACAGTCGTTGACGCGTCCGCCCGCCGCGAGATCCTGCAATGACCTTACGACCAGGGCACACGTGTGTACGTGGCCACCGGCCGCGGCGGCCGCGCCCACCCTGTCGGCGAGCGAGGGCGACAACACACCGCGGTCGACGTGGGCGGCAATGACCGCGTCTGCCCCGACCAAGCCAGCCGTCTCTGGCCAGTTGCCCTCGTGCCAGGCGTCGCGCAGCGGCTCGTATGCGCCACACGCCGATCGAGTGACATCTAGCAGGCGCGCGGCGACGCGGCCGGCATTGTGGCGTGCCACCCACACCCATAGATCGTCCATCCAGGACCACTGCTTGCTGGCGAGGTCGACGGTTGCGCCAGGTGCGCCCTCGCGGTTGCGCACAAATGTCGTCTGGCGTTGGGCCAGGAGCGCGTCCACCGCGTCGACCCGGTCCGCGCGCACGGCCGCGTATGCGCCCAAGGCTGCCGCCCTTGACTGCGCCAGCGCATTGCCCTCTACGAGTTTCAAGGCGTGAGCGATCGCGTCAGCGCGCCCTGATGCCGAGAGCGCGCAGGCAACGTCGCCCGGCGGCGCGGTCGGAAAGGCCCACAGGCACCACGTCGCCGCGGCCGACGGCACGGACAGGACGCCGTGGGTGTCGACGCTGCCCGCGACGAGCGCGTGTGTGACGGCAGTCGCGCAGAGCACGCGCCCGCCGATCCACGCCTCGGGGCGCGCGTCCGCGGGGCGAGAGCGCCCCAGTGCGAGCGCTTCTGCGCGTGATGGTGCGCTCACGGCGGCCGCCCACCGGCGACACACCATGCGCGCGAGCGGGCGCCACACGGGGTCAAGGCACGCGAGCGCCGCCGCCACCAGTTCGTCGGGCAGGCAGTCAAATCCCGGCCCCGCCGCGCCAGGCCCCTTTAACATTCTTTTTGTTCCCGTGCTTTGTCTCTTTCTTTTCCCCCCTTTTGTCGGTCGGCCCCTCTTTCTCTCGGCGTGCCCGCTCAAAAAAACCCCTTGGCTCCTTTTTTTTTCAGTCGATAAGCATTTCTTTTTTCTTGTCCCCCTCTCTTAGGTGCCGACCTCGACAAAGAAAAAGAGAGCGCGCACAACAGAGAGGTCGCTCTTGCGTGCATACGTCTGGATTAAGAGAAAAGAAAACAAGTTCCTGCTGCGCGCAGTCCGGCCATGGGGGCGCTGTCGCGGTCGGGCGCGGCTCGGCACCACGTCGCTCTCCCCTCCTTTTAATGTACTCTCTTTTGCGCAAAGACGATGTGACCCATATGCGCCGCCACGACAAGAAAAAAAAAGGTTGCATCGAGGAGGAGGCGAAAGGAAATCCCTGGCAAAAAATGTATTTTCACCATTCTTTGCCTACTACACTGAAAAAAGGAAGAGATGGGAGAAAGATGTGAAAAGGAAAAAGGCGCCCAATGGGCGAGCACAGACAGGGCAGTTTAAAAGACGTCCAAGCCGGCCCAGCGCGAGACGACCGCAAAGGAGACGGCCACCGAGCACACGGCGGCGCAGGCGGCGCACCATACCGTCAGAAAGAGGCCACGCCCGAGCGACGGCGAGTCGTCGCGCATGGCGACGCGCTCGGCAGGCGCCTCGGGGTCATAGTAACACGGTGCGCCGATGCCGAGTGGGAAGCGCGCGAAAAAGGCCGCCGCGCCGTCGGCGTCCATGCGCGAGTCTGCATCTAGGAGATAGGGCCGCGCCCATGTCTCTACCGGACCGACACTGCCTGGACGAAAGCGTACCCACAACCGCGGCACGACGAGTCCGGCGCCGTTGGGGTCCCCGCCCGCGCCGTGGTGCGACAACACAACGGACGCGTTGTGTGCCTGCACGAGGCACGACGCCGGCCGGGCGCGATCCAAGAGGGCGTAGCCAGGCGCCAGGCGCCACGCATACCACGGCACAAAGACGACCAGCGCGACGACGAGGGCCGGCGCTGCGGTCCAGCACGGCCAGCATTCGATGGCCCGACGTCGCCTGTTGTTTGTCATCGTGCCAGAGAAAAGAGAGCACGCGCACGCGAAAAAACAGAGATCCCGCGCGGGCGAAAAAACCAAGAGACGGAGTGGGCGGCGGCCTATCGCACGCGCGCAGACCGAGCGACTCTTTTTTTTTCACAGCGAGAGCGAGGTCATTTTTCGCGCGCGTGCTCTCTTTTGGATTGGCCGCGGGCGTCGTTGGCGGCAGCCGGCTGCGCCGCTGGTTGCGATCGCCTTGTAGATGACGCGAAAACTACGTCGCCTTGTCAGATCTCTCTCTTTCTCTTTCTTTTGTTTGCGGTTGGTCGTCGCCACTCGGCGGCGGTGGCGCCTCGATTTTTGTGGCGCCGCAGCCACAACAAAATCCAAAAAAAAGAAAAGAATCCAGGCGAACCGCACGAGTTTGCAAAAAAAACAACAACAAGAGAGGATCGGCCGCCGCCGACCGGCGTTGGTTCCTTTCGAGTGCCGGCTCTATGGGGCGCGCGGATAGATTCTCTTTTTTTCTAAAAAAATGTGTTTTATGTTTTCTTTTTTTTTTCGAGGGACTGTCGAGGCGACGCAGCGACATGAGGAACGGACAAGAGGAGGTAAAGGAAAAAAAAGGCGAGGCCCGATCGACAGAGGCGGCGGTGGGCTCAGTCGATGGCGGTGGTGGCGGCAATGATCCCGCCGCGGAGATCCTCGACGATGCGGGTCACCGGACCCTCGACCACGCCGAGCGGTCCGCCGTAGCGCACGCGGCAGCGCGACGTGGCCACGCTCGACGCCCAGAAGCAGAGGCCCGCCGTCACGAGGAGAATGACGGCGGCGATGGCCGCAAAGCGACGCAGTTCGAGGGGGAGGATCGTGTCGTTGTAGGGTCCCGACGGTCGGCGGGGCGCCGGTACCAAAGAAGGGACGCCGTCGGCTGTCATGCCCGATGGACGCGGTGCGCCCGGCGGCGCCACGGGACCCAAAGGCGACAGGGGCGCCGGCGATCCAAAGACGGTATCCTCGCCCTGGCCGTCGGATGGCTGGGGCAGCAGGGACAGGGGGCCTGGGGGCGGCGGCGGAGGAGCCCGTTGCGGCGGCTGCATGGGGTGGGGGAGAGCAGGGGGCTCTTCTTTTTTTCCCTCTCTGGCGGCGCGGGACGATATCGCCGCCGTCTCCTTTTTTCCCATGGCGCCCGGCCGAAAAGCGCATCGGCGGCGCCGCCTTGTAGCGCGTCCAAAGACACTACGTGGACTGCAAGAAGACACACATGCGCGCGCACGCAAAGCAAAATACAATGGCCGGTCCCACCGACGCGCGACCGTGTCGGGGGTCGAGCGCACGCCATCGCCACCGCCCCATCCGGCTCTTTTCAGTCTCTCCTTCTCTTCTTTTTTCCTTGCATGCCCGCAAGTCCTTTCTTTTGGCCCATGGCGCCGGCGACGACCTCGGGCGCGCAAAGGCGTCGGCGCCACAGGGCAAAGAGGGTCGGACGCAAGAATTCTGTCTCTGCGCCGCCGGCATCTCGCCCTTTCATTCTCGGTGGACATCTGCGACGACGAGGCTCTACGCCCCTTTTCGGTCGCGCTTTCAAGGGTTGGGATCGCAATCCCTTGTCCTCTTTTCTTTTTTTTTTCACCCCGATCCTTGGTCTCTGTGTGCGCGTCGGCGCCGTCGCCGGTATTGCCAACGGCGATAGAAAAACAACGAGGGACTCGACGCACAAGAGACCGCAGAGGAAAGGAAAGCGGTCAACCTCTCTGACTGCACAGACACCCAGCACTCGGCCGACCGGCGACAAGAAAAGGCAGCGCAGGGCCACTGGCGTCGCGTGAGAGGCGACAACTGCCACGGGGGACCAGAGGAAAAAGACAAAAGAGAAAAAGGCGAAAAAGAACGGGTCGCGATGATGCAACCGACGAGCAAGGTGTTCTCGCCGTTGGCCGGCGCACAGGCACCATCGGCGTGCGGTCTGAGGCCGCTGCCGCGCGGCGAGACGGGCGACGCCGGCACGGCCAGCGCCGCGGCGGCCCTCAGTCTGGTCGAGGCCGCGGTCGAGGAGCGCGCGCGGGTCGCCATCGCCATGGGCCGCGCGCTGACCGACCGCGTCTACGAGGCGCCCGCCGTGCCCGGCGCCATGCCGGCCACCGATGCCGCGCGTCTCGATGCCGGCCTCTACCTCGTGCGCGCTCTCGGCAGCGGCGCCTACGGGTCCGTGTGCGCGGCGGGCTTTCGGCGCCCGCCGCCGGAACTCGCCGCGGCGACGTCGACCGGCACACGGGAGCCACGCACGGCGGCCGGGTCGGCGCTGCCGCAACTGCCCCTGGCCGTCAAGGTGACCACCGTGACGCCCGACGGCTCGCCCGACGTGGCCGTGCGCGAGGTGGTCCTCACGGGCATGCTCTCGGCGCTGGTCAAGACGCGCGCCTGCCCCAACCTTCCGTGCGCCTACGGTGCCGCGGCGCGCTACCCGCCGCCGTCCGACGCCGCCGGCTGGCGGAGCCGCGGGGGTTCGGTCGACCTCTTTCAGGAGGTGGCCGACTGCGACCTGGCAGCGTGGGCGGCGGGCGTCCGCCGCTCCGAGGCCGAATGGATGAGCGTCGCCTTCCAGGTGTGCGCCGGCCTCGCGTGGGCGGCGCGCGTCTACGACCTCGCCAACAACGACCTCTACGGGCGCAACATATTGCTGTCGCGCATTCTGGCGGCTCCCGACGTGGCGGCCGCCGCACCCGCGGGCGCGCCCCGCGAACCGCCGTGCGCGCGCGGCGACCTCGCGTGCGACGCCGAGCCGGTCTTTCGCTACGCGCTCCAGTCGCGCGCCCACGGCTGGCGCCGCTTTGCCGTGCGCACCCGGTGCTGGCTGGCGCGCGCCACCGACTTTGCTCTGGCCAGCAGCGACCGCCTACGCGCCCTGGGCGTCGACGTCGCCGGCCACGACGACGTCGCCGGCATGTACGGCGCCGCACCCGGCGGCCAGGGCGCGGCAGAGGCGCCCGTCGCGCCCAGCGTGGCGTCGCTGGCGTCGCTCGTGGGCGCCGACCAGGCGCCGCGGCACGCCATCTTTCACCCCTACCTCAACGCCTATGCGCGCGACCTCGCCGTCCTCCTGGCCACGGTGGCCTACGAGGACCGCGCGCCCGCCAGCGTGCGTCGGTGGGCGCTGCTGGGCCTCCACGCCCTCTATGCCGAGATCGCGTCCAGGGAACCCGCCCGGCGCCTGTCGGGGCGCTTCATGGCGGCGCTCGCCACGGCGGACCGCCGGCGCCGCGCATCCGGCGCGTCGTCTGCCGTGTCGTCGCTGTTGACCACCGCTGCCGGCGTGCGCAACCGTGCCTTTCGCCAGCCCGACGACCTGATCGACTTTGTCGCCGGCACGCTCTTTGAGGAAGGGCTCTTGCGCGAGGCCGGCCTCCCCACGGACCTCTTTGCCGACGACGCAGCGGCCGCGGCGGCTGCCGGCACCCAGTTTTTCGCTCTGCCCATCTTGGACACGCCGCCGCCCGTCGAGGCGCCTACCGTGGGCGCGCCCGTGCCCCAGCCCGCTGGCATCCTCGCCCGCGCCTTTGGCGTGCCCTTTTGATTGTGTGTACGCGCATGTATTTGCGAGGGCGTCGCAGGGGTACGAAAAAGAAAATGCAACGCGACTACAGCCGGTGCGTGTGTACGCACTCGTCGCATAAAAAAAAAGGTTGCGGCAAGGGCACGCCGAGCCGACGTAGAGGTCCGGCGGTTTTTTATGGTGCGGCAGTTGCGTGTGTATGTGTGTATAGGTGTGTGTCGTGGCCGCGGCTGCCGCATGAGGAAAAGAAAAAAGAGACCACGCAAAACAAAAGAGGTCATTTGCTGCAAAAAGAGTCATGTTATTTTTTTCATATTTCAAAAAAAAAGACAGAGGACTGCAGGGCGCGCGCCTACATGGGGAGGGGGATGGTCCGCTGTGGCGGCACGGGTTACTGCGGGGGCGTTGGCCGCGTCGTGATCGATGCGCGCCCGGCGCAGGATATCTCCCAGAAACTGAGGGCCATGGCGCTGAATGAGAAGCCCATGATCGCGCCCGACACTGGATTCGCGTCGTATCCCAACATCATGCCTGCCGTCGTGGCGCTCATGCCAAACACAAAGATCGCGTCTAACGGTGCCTCGCGACACTCGGTGACGGTGGCGATTGTCTCGGTCCGCTGCGGTGGGTCAGACGCGCCAGACTCGCTGGAACCAGGGGTCTTGCAGACACAAGGACCTCTGGCGCCAGCCAGTGTCTGCGCGGCTCCTCGGGAGGAATAGTAGGGGTAGTTGGCGCAGGCGTGGGCGAGGTCGGCGCGCCAGAGGCGGTGCGAACCGCGGCGGGCGGCCGTCGTCAGAGAGGCCCTGTACATGCTCGTGTCTTTCTTGCTCTCGGGTTTGAGGTTGCCCGACGGCGGTGGGCGGACGGGTGTGGTGTGCTGCTCGATGTACCGCACAGACAATGACACGGCGTTGTTTTGTGCGTTGGCCGCGCCACAATCCATCTTTTTACCATTGGCTTACGACGCGATTAGCGCCTTTTTTCGCCAACTTTGCCGTCCGCCATTGGCTCGCGCGTGGGGAGCCGGCGACTGCGGGGCGCAAAGGGGACGGGGCCGGCGGCCTCTCGCGCGTCGACGAGAGGTGGCGCCGCCAAAGGGTCGGCGCCACAAAGGCAAAAGCGGCCCGTCGTCGTCTCTGCCGTTTTTTCAGCCCTCTGATTATCTGAAGAAAAAAAAAGAAAAAAGGCGTGCCCATTCACCGACCAGGCAACATGCAATCCACCGGCATTGACGGCGATGGTTACGACAACGGCCAGGACGAAATTGGGTCGTACACCGACCAAATCTATAGTGATCAACTTTATGGCGGCCAAGTTTACGACGAGAACGGCGACAACGAAGAAGAAGAGCAAGGTCAATACGCCTCGATCGGCGACGACGCCACGCAACAAGGACCGCAGGGCGATCTCGTCGACCTGATGAGCGCGGACGTGTTTTACGCCCTCGTGCGCTCGCTCCTCGCGCAGGGGCGAGCGTCCGACGCCGCTGCGCTCTGCTCAAGCAGCCCACGCGCGCGCGCCGTGTGCCGACAGGGCCGGATCAACTGGGCGCGCGCCTTTCCCGACCTCGAATCGGCCTATGGCGCCTCTGGGACGGCCGGGGGACCGCCCCTCTCGGCGCTGGCGATATCCGACAAAGAAGAAGGCGACAAAGGTGGCACGAGGTACAGCCTCTTACAGACGGCACTGGCAGCGAGACGCGCCAGAGTCGACGCGCGACTGCACCAACAGCATGCCTTTGACGCCGCGCGCTTTTGCGCGTTGTACGCCTTGTACGCGCGCGACCAGATCGTCCGCGTCGCATCGGAGCGACAGCGCGCCCACGCGAGGGACGTCGAGTCGGGTGCCGCGTCGCAGATCGGTCGCGTGGTCCTGCCTGCGGCGGAGCCGTCGCCTGCCCCTTTGGCGCGCGGCCGCGGCATCGGACAGGCGCTGCGCAGGATGGTGCCGGGGCCGCTGCGCGGGTCGCCCTTTCGCCGGGCGCTCCAGCGCGAGGTGGCGCCTCATCACGACGTCGTTGACGTGCTCCGCTCGCCCGACGATCTCTCGCTGGCCGACCTGGAGGCGTGGGCGCGCGGGCTCACCGGCATCTCGGGCTACCCGTCCGACGTGGCCTTTGCCGGCTTTGAGCCCTGGGCCGTCGTGCAGTTGGGCGACGAGCCGCAGGTGCCCTTTGACGCCGACGCCGGCCCGCTCTTTTACGTCACCAACATTAGCCCGCCGATCGGTGCGGCGGCCAACCTCGACGACCGGCGCTTCCGAATCGACCGCCGCACCGGCGCCAGGCCCGACCCGCGCGACGTCATCGGCACCGACCTCGACGAGATCGCCCACTCTGCGGCACCGCCCGAAGAGGCATTCCGCGCCCTCGTGCGCTACCGAGTCGGCCGGGCGCTGAGCGAGGCGCTGTCCAAGCCGATACGTCTGCGCACCGGACCGGCGTGGGAGACCAAGAAGCGCGGCGTGCAGAGGCCCGCGCGTCGCGCCGGCGAGACCGATCCGAGCGAGGCCACCCTCGAGGCGCTCCGGCGCCTCGTCGGTCGCTGCGAGCAGGTCGATGTCTACGCGGCCTATGCGCCCGTGGCCACCTACCTCGCCGCGCGGCCCTTTGGCGACACGGGTCTGATCACGTATGACGTCATCATCCGCTTGCCGCTCGTCTAGCGCGCCCCGTCGTCGCACCCGATCGCGGCAGCGGTGGCGACCGCGGACCGGCTATGGCCGTAACGGAGACGGCACTATGCAATGACGCCGATAGCAACAACGAAAAAAAAACAACGAGACGCTCAGGTTCCATCATCAAGGAGTCTCCACGGGGACGAGCAGAAAGAATGCACAGTGTCCTTGAGAATCTTTGGCGAGGGAACAGGACGACGACCGGCGTTGGTTTTTCGCCCGTCTCCTTCCTCTTGCCGTGGGCCTTGCAACGCAACCGACCCCACGGTTTTTGCGCAATGTCGCTAAAACAAAGCAAGTGTCCCCCTTTTTTTTCAAAAAAATATCATTTGGGCCGACATTTAGTGATTGTTGCTCTTTTTTGCGATGGTCTCCTTTTATTTCCTTTTTTTTTGGAAAGAAAAAGTCGACGCCGAGAGGGGGCCGTCGCGCATCTTTTTGCTCTGGCGGCAGCGACACAGGCGCGCACAAGAACCGGAAAGAGGATATATCCGAACAAAAGAAAATCAATTTCAAAAAAAAAAGAGAACGGCAGGCGATCCGAAAAAAATAGACGATGGTCAAAGCATGGCCATGTCGGCGGCAATGCACAGGGACGACAGCACCGTGATCGTCGCCAGCGGGATGCTGTTGCCCTTGTGCCAGCCCGTCCGAGCCGCGTCGTTGGTGAGATAGCAGGACGTCGCCGCCACCGATGCAATGATGCACGTGCCGAATCCCGGCCCCGAGACGCACAGGTCTGTGCCCATGGCAGCGCCCACGAGGGTGATGACGGCAGTGCCCGTGGCGGTGACGCTGCAGGGCGCCTGAGCAAGCGGGCGGTCGGGTGCATGATCTCTGGGACCGCCCGTGCGCGTCGAGAGGGACCGCGTGATTGGTCGCGATGCGCCGGCGGTCGTTGCCAAAAATGCGTGACGTGTTGCAAGGCGTCGACCTGCAATGTTGAGGGGGGTCGCGACCCGGATCATGGTCGGTCGCTCGGAATTTCGGGAACGGGAAGGAGTGGGGTAATATAGGCGGGTGGGTCGATCACGCAAAAAAAAAACAAACACAAGGCGGAGCGCCGAGAAAGAAATCAACAGGAGAGAATTGGCGAAAAAATACAGGGAGCGCCTGTTGGTCGGTGGCGATCCAATAAATGGGCCGCCTGCTTTCGGTCGTCCTCTTGTTTGTCGACTTTTGCGTCGACACAACTTTTTGTCCCCCACAGGGCACCGAGCGGCCAATGCGCGTGCGGCTGGTAGACCGAAAAAGAAAAGAGAGCGCGTGCGTACCCAACCGACGGGAGCACGGGCGAAAAAGAGCGACGGAATAGACGGAACTGCGCGGCGTCCATAATCTACACTGTGCCGATTGCGTGAGCGCCCACGGGCCGACGGCGAGCGCATCTTGGACGACCCAAAGGGCCAAGGATAGAAAGAGCCGTCTGCGTTGACGGGAAAAAAAGACTAGCGCGCCCCTATCATGGCCAACAGTGAGCACAAGGGCGACGGCACAGTAGTCGACGCGCCGTCGGCCAACAAGCGCCGTCGAGCACTCCGTCTCGAATGGGACCCCGAGGAAGAGGACCGCGACGCCGAAGCACGGCGCCAGCGCAAGAAAAGGCGACCCGAAAAGGCCGCCCCCGTGGGCGACTATGCCGTCGTCGAGGGCGACTGCGTCACGAGCAGCGTGCGCGCCGTGCGCCGCTGGATCGATCGCATGCACGCCCGGTCCGACGCCGTGTGGGGCGACGGCGGCGCGTGGTGGGACCGGGCGGCGCGCGCTCTGTGGCCGCCGCCCGACCGTGCGGGCGCGCTCCTCTTGGTGTCGGCCATCCTCCGCGGGCATCCCTTTTCGGCGCCCTACGACGCGCTCGTGGCGGGCGTGCCACAGTGCGTGCTCGACACCGTGGCGTGGCGCGGCCCGAGGCTGATCGTCGGCCTGTGCGTCCATCCCGACGGGTGCGGTCCCGTGGCCTCGCGCCCTGCGGGTTCGCCCGTCGATCCGCACGCTGACCGCGTATTGCGGGTGGCCATGCGTCTGGCCCCGCCCGACCCGGCCAACGACAAAAACGCAGACGACACGGTGTTTACGGTGGGCCAGGTGATCGAGGTCATTGCGAGCGTGTGCGCCGGCCGCGTCGCCGGCCGCAGGCTGCAACTGGTGCAGCGCAAGATCGCGCAGTGGTACGCGGCGCACACGCGCTGGACCGACGCGGACGCGCCCGCCAGCGAGAGCATCCAGTGCTTTGTCGAGCGCCGCCTCTTGCTCACCGAGCGCACCGGGTGCACGGCCGACGCGCTCGCTGCCGGCCTCCTCCGTCCGTGCGACTGGCTCGCGGGCGCACGCGGTCCGGCCCTCGATTCGATCGCACGCACTTTGCCCGCGGCACCGCGCCCCACCAAGGGCAAGGAGAAAGTCGGCTGCGATCGCGACGCCGCCGCCGATGACTGCGCCGTCGACGACGACGACGGCAATGACTGCGACCCCCACGCCGGTGCTGGCGGCGGCCGGCTAAACCTAGAAATGGCTTTGGGATCAAACAAAGACGACCCGGACGGCCACCAGGCGGCGTGCGTTGCCATTGAGGACGGTCGCGAAGGCGCCGGCAGCGACGCCGAGCGCGCGAGGAAAAAACGCCAAGACCAGCAGCGACTGCGAGACGCCCCGTCGTTGAGGTGCGTCTACGAACGCATCGTGTGCCGAAAGGCGCCAGCCGGCGAGGGCCGTGCCTCGTGCGTCTATGTGCAGAGCCGCTTGTGCGCCGCCGAAGACCGGCCCGATGCCTAGTGGCGTGCCCACAACGCATGACAATGTGCTGCCCTGGCAACATCTTCTACGGGCTCTCTTTTCTTTTTTTTTTCCCCATTTTCTATTCTTTTTTTCCATACTGCCGCCAACGGCCCGCAACCCCTGATCTTTCTTGGTCGAAAATAAAAGAGCGGCGCAGTTTTTCGTGTGGCGTGTTGATCTGTTTATTCTTTTTTTTTTCTTGGGTTGCTCGATTGAGGTGAGGGTTTGCGTCATCGGCCAGCGCCAGAGGCTGTGTCCCGTTGCATGGATAGCCGCCGCCGCGCCCCGCACGCACGTATTTTTTCGTGGCCTGTGCGCCTCATCGCAATGGCGGCGACAGTCCTTTGGCCCGATTTGGCGCTGGACCGGCACTGGCAAAGCCTCGTCGCGCAACACCCGGAGGTCCTAGGCGCGCCATCATTCCACGAAAAGGAGTGACCGGTTGAGGCTCGGCCTTTTTCGCCACAACTCTACTTTTGGTTCTCGGTGCGACAAGCGCGCCTCTGCTCAAAAGAGAGAGAGAGAGAGAGACGGACTGGGCACGCCCGCCGACGACACGGAGCATCCGGGTGGTATAAAAGGCAAAGGCACGCCCCAACGCGAGCCACAACAATCGTCCGGACCGACCAAAACCTCTAATCTGTGCGCCCCCTCCTCACCTGGCCGTCGCACACACACACGACGCGATGCAGCACGATCCTAGAGACGCCCAAGGACCCGACAAAGAGCGCGCCCACTCGCGCGACGCACCAGCCCCGACAGGCGGCGACTACAGGGCACTCTATGACGATCTGATGACTTTGCGTCAATCTTGGGAATTGGAGGATCCCGCGCAATGGAATTCAGACAAAGTACCCCACATCACCAAAGATCCGTACCCTTAAATGTAAACCATCAACGATGGGACTCGTGTTTTCATTCTAAAAAAAAGGATACTCTTTGATCCTGCGGCGCCAGAGACTGGCCTTTGGAGGGAGGGACAACGCGACGCCTGTCTATGCGCGTGCGTCGATCGACAAGAAAAAGTCAGAGAAAAAAGGCTGTCGTTGTCGATGATTGGACATGGGGTGGCCGCCGATGCCGACGGCGGTGTGGCCGATTGGACGTCCACGGTTTGCCCGGTCGAAAAAAAGAAGACGAGACAAACAAGGCCGAGTCGTGGCACCAAAGCCAAGGCGAGCCAAAAGCAACCAACGTGCCGAGAGAGACAACAACAACAAGACCCGCCCGATGATGATCACGACAGCGCGCTCGGGGGCCGACATGGCGGACGATCGCGCGAGTGCCGCAGGCGGCGAGATCGTGCGCCTCAACGTCGGCGGCCAGACCATGTTGACGACACAAAGCACGCTCACCAAAGACGCGGGATCGGCGTTGGCGCGCATGTTTGCCGAGAACGCGCGCATCGCCCCGTCGGCTCTGCTCGACGACGGCTCGTACTTTATCGACTGCGACCCGCATTGCTTTGCCGTCATCCTCGACCACATGCGCCACGGCACGGTCGACGTCGATCCGAGCCTCGTCGGGCGCGTGCGGTGCGCCGCCGATTCCCTCGGGGTGGCGAGCCTCGTCGAGGCGTGCGACGCGCAACTGGCCGCGAGGACGCCGCGCGTGCCCGACAGTGTCAAGAGGCGTCCCTGCGAATGCTGCCCACGATGCGGCGAGATCCTTCCCGACAAGGAGGAAAAAAAGCACCTGGACGCGCAGATGGACTACTTTCTCAAGCGCGACCGCGAGGAGTTTATGGGATCATGGTGGCACAGAGTGCAGTACAAGCGCTGTCACGCCAGGTTCTATCATGAATGTCACAGCCCGCTGCGCTTTGCGCGCGACCACTGGTTTGAAATCGGCGCCCTCGTCGTCGTCGGTGTCTATGCGGTCCAACGGCTCGCGCCATTCTTTTGTTCCATACAATGGTAAAGGAGACAATTCCCCCTTTGGAAAAAACATGATGCATGCATTTGTCTTTTTCTTTTCGTCCAGTTTGTTGAAGCGATCGCGTCGATGCCGCCCGCACATTTGCATCGCCCAAAAAATTGCTGTATTGGCGCCCATTCTCTTTTTTTTGTGGGTCGGAGGGGGTAGGTCCGCGTGGCAACACACGCAAAGCCCTCTGTGTGTTTACCTCTTTGTTTTTGGTTTTAGGCGGCCCCAAAAGGCGGCGGGGCCAACTTTTGAGGAGAAGAAGAGGAAAATGTTTTTTCTTGGTGCATCGACAAACTTTGGGGCGACCGGGGCGCAAGATAGCGAGAAAAATGTAAAAAAAAAAGAAAATTATATTTCGCATCTCTTGCCGTTTACAAAAGGCGTCGGCACTGCGATTTGGGGCCGTCGCCGCAGCGCACCGTCGCGTTGACGATCGCAACCTCTCCAAAGGGCGGCCCGTAGAGATACAGATGCCACGCCGATTCGGTGCCCGAAACATCGATTTCGGCAGATGCCGGGTCGTCGCTGTTGCCCGTGTAATGCCTCATGTCGAATTTGAAGTGGGTGTCGACGGCAAAGATGGCAAAGGCCGCCACGTCCCAACGGCCAAAAGGGATCCCCTCCGTAGCGTCGTCGCTATTGTCGCCGTTAACCGACAGTGTGTCTGAGTGCGTCTCGATGGTATTTATCGGCCGAGCGCAGATGCGGCCGCGAAGCATGGCATAGTTTTGCAGCCAGGGCGAGCGCAGGCCTTGAAACTCGACCTCGGTCGGGACGTCGCCAGCGACCGCGGGCGTCACCACGCACAACACGGCCTCCAAGCGCTGCGGTTTCGTTGGCGCCTTCTTGTTCCAGCGGCCGACGAGGCAAACGGCGTCCACGAGCACGCGTGCGCGATGGACCGCGTCGTACGTGGCGCTACAGGCGAGGCCGAGACGGCACAGCATCCCTATCTCCTTGAACGGTGCGTCGGCGTCGTACGGGTCGTCGTCATCGTCTCGCGCGTAGCGCTGGCAGGCGCGCTGCGCGGCGTGCGCCAGGTGGTTGACGACCAGTTGGCACGCCGTCGGGTGGAGGATTGGCGCAAATGCCGCTGCGGCAGGGACCACACGGCCGGTTCGCGCCAGCCCGACGGCTGGCGTCGTTGCTTTCCGGCTGTGCTCAGAGGACGCACGGGCGCTTCTGTCCTTGGGCCTGTGGCGCTTGTTTTGTCTGCGGGCGTGCATGGTTTCGGTTGGTGATTGGTGGGGGCCAGAGGCTCTGTTGGGTTTTCCGTTGCGCGTGCACGCAGATGCGGTCAGAGGCTTGTGGGTTGGAATTGGTATGACTCTCTCTCTCTCTTTCTTTTTTGGTTGCCTCTTTGGTGTGTGTATTTGACATACCGCCATTGGCCAAGCGGCAATATGCATTGTCCAATAAAAAAAGATGTTTGCGGTTTCTCAAAAAAAAAAAGGAAAAAAGGGCAACGAGAGGAGACAACCGCGCGGTACGACAGGCCGCCTCCACCTCGCGCCGCCCAGAGACCATAGCAACCACAGATGGCGCCTACAAAGATCGCGACGGGCTTGGATGCCCGTGAACCTGGCACCAGAAAAAAAAAAGACTAAATACAGGGCACAAAAAATGGACCAACCGCATGACGATTTCCTTTCTTGTCGACCAACGCCATTTGCCGATGCAGGGGCAGGCGCATAAAAAGGCACGCCGTTGTTGTGGCCGTGTATTGCTTGAACAATCACGCTCCACTGCGAAATTCGCCGAGTCGATCGAGCCCACAACGGCCAAGCCAACAAAAAACGTCTAGGTCTTTCCTCCGTATCGCCGGGATCAACCGCCTCATCGCCTTTTGATGTCATCAACCGACCCCCAACGCCGCCGCAGCACCACCACGACCTCGCCGCTGCCAAAGCGCAAGGCCAAACCGACACCGTTTTCCTCGTCGCGCGTCATGGTGTCAACAAAAAAGGCAGACGCTGCCCTGCGCACCCTCAAGGAGCGCCAAAAGGCCATGCGACGACAAGAGTCTGGCCGCGTGCCCGAGTCCCACAGCGAGACGTCGCCGGCCACGAAGAAAGAGACTGGCGCCGCGACGCCGCCACCTGCTGCAGAGGACCGCGAACCGAGCCGGCCGGCGATGCACATCCTCCAACAGCCCGACGACGTCGCCCACGACGACGGGATGGCCAAGCAACTGGCGGCCGTCGCCGCCGCCGTCGATGCCATCTCGCGCCGATTGGCGGCGCACGAGTGTGCCATCATGACGGGGCCGCCGCAGCCCCCCGCCGAGGATCGTCCCTTGCAGGTCATTGCGCAGACCGGCAGTCTCCCCTGTGAAGCCGTGCGCTCGACCTCGCGGACCACGCCACACAACAACGAGTCTGGCGGCCTCGGTGCGACCGTCGACTGGCTCCACACGCACGGTGCGCACAACCTAGACACACAGGCGAGAATCAACGCGGCCTCGGGCAGCCGGCGCGAGGTCGTCGACTATCTGTACAAGCACCATCAACGACACGACGGCGACGAGGCGCACGCACGCGCCAACGATCGGACGGCCGACGTCGTCGACCGCCAAGACCGAGACGATGTTGGGGAGGACGAGCAAAACGCGCCGCGACCCATGCCGCGCATCATCGTGCTGCCCGCCGACTATGTGTCGATGCCGTCTGTGACGCCTGCGACCTCCTTTTGGTGGGAGTAGGCGCACCCATGCCGGGTCCGGCCACCTTTTTGGTCGTCCCTCTGGCCGGCACCGAATGTACTTTTTTTGTCTCTCCCGTTCGGGTTTGTATGGCGCGCGTATTGTTGTCGAAAACACGATCAACCCCTCTGTAGATACATTGCCCATCCTGATTTTATTTCCGGCCTCGCCCACCCTTTCAATGCCCAAGATGGCTCTTGTCTCGGCTGCATGGTGCGCGCGCGCCGCGCTCGATCGTCGCCGTCGGCGCTCTGCTCGCAAAACTCGCCCCCTCTTTTGCTTCCATGTGCGACTCGCGCATGGCCACCGCGACGTCTGCGCGATGAGACACGCACAAGAGCACAGGGGCGACCGTTGACAGCGTGGATCTGCCGCCGGACCCGCGACTGCACTGTGTGAGCGCGCACACACACAAGGATGTGCTGCGCATTCCTTGTGGTCGTCTCTGTGTGGGTTCGTCTTTTTTTTTCCATACTTTGTCGGTGGGGGTTTTTGCTTGTATCGACCGTCAGACTGACCGAGCCCTTTGGTCAACCACGCGCAAGTGTTGAGTATGTCCTCTACGATGATCCTGTGAATGTCGTGGACTATTGCCGTCGCGCTCCGTCGAGTGTTTTTTATGTATCAAAAAGACGTAGTAGTCGCCGATGGGCAGAAGCCAAAAGGCAACCCACGGACATACACAAAGAGAGAGAGAGAGAGAGAGGCAGGATTGTGAGGAGGGCGATGCCGATCATGCAGTGGCGTCGTCACTGCGCAGTCTGGCCAAGAGACCCCGAGGCCCGGCGCACGCAACCGGCGACGGCCTGAAAGGGCCAGACGACGGCGCTCAGCACCTCGGCCGAGCGCTGGCAAAAGGCAACGTCCTCATGGGCGTGCGCGTCCAAGGGCTGGGGAGGCGTGCACGTGCCACTGTAGAGGGCGCGCGCGGTCAGGCCGCCGACGGCGTAAAGGGCGACAAAGGTCGCGGCAAAGGAGACGACGCCCTTGGTCCAGTGGAGCGCCTGGGTGCCGACCCCATCGACCGCGCTCGGCAAGAGGCCCGCAGGCCGCAGCGCCTCCAGCAGCGAGAGGCGCCATCCGCCGGCCAGGATCACCAGAGGCCACGCGATCTTGCTCGCGGCGCGCGCGACGGCGTTGCCAAAGGAGGGGTCGGCCGAGGTCCAGGCGGCGCCGAGGACGACCGCCGCCGTGCTCGCCGCGCCCGCCGCGATGCCACCGAGCGCCCACGTTCTGCGCACCGCGAGAAAAAGGATGCACGCGCGCCGCACAAAAAAGAGATGAGCACACATACGCAGAGAGACAGAGATGGTGTGAGCCAGCACGGTCCATACGCCACGGGATCAGTGCCCGCGCCACATTCCCTTCTTTTTTGGTTAGCCAAAGCGGTGCGTACCCGATCTTGTTTGTAAACTGCATTTCGAGGGTCTGGGAAAAAAAGGCTCCTTGGCGAGCGTTGTTGTTATTGTGTCGTGCCGGTGGGCCGTCGTCTTGTCCTTTTGATCGTGCGCCCGGCGTCGCCTTTTTGTGGCGCTCGCCCTCGGGCACGCCGACCACTGGGCACATAGGCGGACTTTTTTTAAAGTTGACCAATGGTATGTAGTTAAGCATCGGTGCCTTTTTTCGAGCCTCAACCTGCCGTGATCGCCCACGTCTTTTTTTTAAAGAAAAATGTTTCTATGTGCGCATGCGCACAATCGCAAATGGAATGTTTTCTTGGCCGTCAAGTCTGCGTGATTGTTGTCGCTCGCGAGAAAAAGTGACATTTACGCGTGCGCGCCAGTTAAGGCCAAAGACGGGAGCGAGCAAGAGGACGAGATCGAGAGAAGGAAAAGAAAAAAGAGTGACCGCACATCCGCCGGCAGACACAGCCCACAAACATTTTTTTTTCTTTCGTTGGCTTGTGTTTTTGGGCGGATAAAGAGTTGGCTTGTTTTATTATCATCCATCACTCATGATGGTCGTTGTTCTTGTTGTAGTCGCGGCCGTGCCGTGCTGATCAACGTGACACCCCCTCTGCGGCCGGCGTTGGATCGTGGAGGCTGCCTGGGACGCGCGTGTGTGCACGCACACGGTGCCGTCAGAGAACAAAGTCGATGAGCGCCACGGCGAGCAAGACGGCGCGCATCGCAATGTTGACGAGCGCCAGCGCCGCACATCGTTGCCCGTGCATGGCCATGCGGACGATAAAGAGGCATGCATATTGCATGACGGCCGCCGCGATGCGGCATGCCAAGCCGATGATCGGCACGGCCAGCGGCAAGGCCTCGGCGGCGAGGTGCGGCAGCACCATGCAGAAAACAATGAGCAGCACCACGGGGGCCTTGACAAACAGAGGGATGCGGCCCCATAGTCGCCTCAGCGGACCCACGTCTCTGGGCGCCTTTTTGGGCGGCCCATCGGCGCTCACCAACGCGCGCACGACGAGCGCACACACCGCCCAGATGAGGACGACGCCGACGGTCCAACCCGCATAGGCCGTCCACAACGAGGCCATGGCATCGTCATCGTCGTCCAAATGGTCTTGGATCGGCGGGGGAGCAATTGCCAGCGGCGACGTGACCGCACAGGCGCCGTCGTTCTGAACCGTCCGGTCCGGTTCGGTGCCCAAAGCACCGGCGCAACAACTGCCTAGGACGATGATCGCGACGGTGGTAGCGAGCATCTGTGTGGGGGCATGGATGTACGGTGACGAGCACGTACACCTTGGCGGCACGTCGGGTCAGTCAGACGCCAATTTGTCTGTAAAAGAAAAAAGAGTTGACGGCAAGACACAAAGAGAAAGAGAGAGAGAGAGAGAGAGAGAAAAGACGACAAAAATGGCAAGCCGACCTACCTGACGGCACCGCCTGTCGTTGTTGCTGCGCGGATCGGCGCCCTTGTCATGGTCGGCGGTCAGCGTGTGCGCAGTGGAAGGCGCGCTCGCCGTCGGTGCCTATCGGCCGGGCGCAGGCGTCGCAGTAAAAAAATGGCAATGACAAAAAAAACAGAAAGAGGCACAGAACCAACGCGAGGGCGAGAGCGGTCGACCGCCCGTTCTTTCGATTTTTGGCGCGATAACAACGGTCGTATCTTGTTGTCTGAAATTGTATTGGTTGGAAAAAAAAATCGACAGAACTGGCCGCCATCACGGCGCCCAGGAGGCTGCCGAGCCGAGGATTCGTCCAGGCCGACCGCACGTGATGGGCACTCTGCACGATTGATCGACCGCTCTCTGGCATCAGGCCCAGAGGAGCGCGAGGCGGGCGGCGATGCTGGGAGGCGCCGCGAGACCAGCCTGCTCCAAGAATGACGCCAGGCGCACATAGTCGCACCCGTCGCGACCGCCGGCGCGACACACGCGCCACGCCGCATAGCGCACGGCGGGCCGTACTCTGTCGGCGGGCACATCACCGCCGGCCAGCAGTGTTTTGGCGTCGGCCGCTGCCTGTGCGTCCGTCGGCGGTCCGGGGAACGGCAGGAGAGATTGCGGCGCAGATGACAGAGGCGTTGCCGACATGGAAAAGAGTCGCGGCGCGGCATCACTGGCAACCGTCTGGACGACGCGCGCGTCGCGCACCAACGCCGCCAACGCGCATCCGTCGAGCGCGACCGACAGTCGGAACATGGCTCCTGTCGGTTGTTGCGCCGGCGCGCCCCTGATGCGAGGTGTCGGGCGTCGCGCTGCGCTCTCCAAGAGGGCGGTCGTGTAGAGCGCCTCGGGGTTCCGTCGTGCGACGTCGCGCAGCCATGCATCAAACACAGTATACCTTATACCCACGCGCTGGAGGAACACCGAAGTCGCGATGACGCCGACACGCACGACCTCGGGCGCGTCCTGCCGCGTCCTGTCCCGTTCAAGCGTGATGCGAGCGACCACCCTCCTCGGCGTGGTGGATTGAGGACTCAGAGGACAGGCGCACCGCTCCGCATAGACACTAACCGTGCGCACGCTTACGCGCACGCCGTCGTTGCGCGTACAGATGCCGTCGTCGAGTGCAAGGGTCAGGCTGAGGTGAGGGTCGGCCGCGAGGGTCGCCATCAGGGCGCGCCGCGTGACTGCCCACAATGTGTCGCCCGGCGCCGGGTAGACTACATCGGATGCCATGGCGCTGATCACCGTGGCGGCGCGCAGCCGGGCGAGGTCAGGCGCCCCGACGCCCTCGTCGACCTCTGCCCACGGCAGTCTGATCTCTGGGCGGTGGGGCCGCTGCGCCTCCAGCCATGACTCGACGGCGCGCGGCGTCGGGAAGCGTCGCGGCGGCCGGTAGCCGGCGAGCGCGCTGGGGTGCCGCGCCATGCGCGCCCAAAACGCCCCATAGATGGTGCACAGGTGACCGTCGAGTTTGTAGAGCGCCCTGATGTAGGGCACCCATACCGCGTAGATGGCCGCGCGCGCGGGAATTGGGTCGGCGGCGCTCTCGGCGGGGCGGGCGCGTGTGTGGGCGACCGCATCGCGCCCCACCACCAAGGCCTCGGCGCGTGCCTTTACGACGTCGCAGTCGAACCAGGCGCCGGCTGCCAGCCGCTGGATGTGCGCGAGCGCCTGGCACACGGCGGCTTGGTCGCACCGGACGTGGCAGTCGCGCAGCGGGCACCCCAGGTAGCCGAGCCCAGTGGCGTGCAGTTCAGACATGTGCTCGATCGCGCCGGCCTCGATGAGTTGGGCGTCGTGGCGCACGACGGCCCACGCGCGCTCCAGGAGGACGGTCGCCGCCGCGGCGTCTGCCGGACCAAAGGTCGCCTCCCCCAGGTCCTCGCGCTCGTCGCAATCCCACGCGTATAGATCGTCCTCTTCCGTCGCCGACTGGGCATGCCGTCGCGCCCGTTCCATTTTTTTTTCTTTGTCTTTCTAGCCCTTGTTTTTCGCTGCCGCCCTGTGTCTTGCCACTTTAAAAAAATCTATTTCTCCTTGTGGACCGATATCACTGGGGACAGTCGCCAAGCCAGGCAGGAACAAAAAAGCCAGGCACGCGGCTGTCCTGCGCTTTGTGGGGAGTCGGTTGGAATGCCTTGTCTCTGTTTTTTGGTGCGCCATATGGACCGAACAAAAAGGTAGACCAATGGCGCGTCCATGTCACGGCGCAAATTTGCGCAACAAGACAGAAAAGAAAGAGCGCGTGCTTTTTCCGATTGGTTTCTTTTTTTTTTTCGGGTCGTCAAATGGGTGCGGTGAATTTTTTCCCTGTGCGCGGTCCCGCCGACGCCGGACGCCGCCTTTGGGCCGCCTATTGCACCGGGCCTCCTTGTTTTGGCTCCTCTCATTCCATCCGTGAGGCCGCCGAAAGAATTATTCTCTTGCATTCCGCTGTATGTGGTCGTGGGGCTGGATCGAGCGGCGTGCGATGGGCGACGCCATGGAGTTGGTGATGGCGACGACGCACGAGGAGTCGCTGCCCGCCTATGCTTCGGCGACTACCATCGACGATCTGCCGACAGAGTTGCTCGCCGTCATCCTCACGGACGAGTCCTACCTGGCGCCGCGGTGGCGCTTTTGCGCGCGCGCCGTGTGCCAGAGATGGCGCGCGCTCTTTGATGCCGCCGGCCGCGAGATGCGCCGTGCCGCGAGCCCCGCCGAGGAGCGCCGCCTGGATGCCCTCTGCCGGTGGGACCCCGCCGCGCGTCCCCGTGCGCTCGTCAAGTGGCGCCGCGGCGTCTACGTGTGCGCGTCGGCCGTGGTTCAGTGGGCGCGCCAAGGCCGCTGGGACGACGACCCCGCCGGTCTGGTCACGTGGTGTGCCAGCATACCTGGGTCGTCGCTACGCTACGCGGCCGGCGTGCTGGTCGCCACGGCGCGCTCGCCGCTGGTGCGCCACGCCGTCGAGTCGGTCGTCGACGCGTGCGCCTACGTGCACAAGAGTCCGTCGTCGTGGGGCTCATGCTGTCTCTCGCGGTGTCCCTCGCGCGCCGACCTGGCGCGGCGCCTGTTTGTGATGGCCGTGGACACGGGCGACATCCCGACCGTCACACTCGTGGCCGCGGCGCTACACCCGTCGCTCGACTGGGTGACGGGTTTTGCGGTCGACCTCGTCGCCGGCGACCACCCAGACGCGGTCGAGTGGACGGCACGCCGCGTCGCCGCCGAGTGGTCGCAAACCCCGACCCGCGCCGTGGCCTGGCTCGACCACTTTTGCAAGAAACTCTGGACGTGGAGCGCCTACGGCGGCAGTTGGCAGGTCGTCGCACGTCTCGTGGCTCTCGCCCGTAGCCCCGCCGGTGCCGATTCCACGCATGACTCGTCAGGACTGTCGCACGCACACGACCCGTCGGAGCCGTCGCTTTCGTTAGAGGCCTCGTTGGATCGTGCTCGCCGGTTGTATTTCAAGGAATGCGTCTCGGACGCCGTCCTCGAGGGCCACGTTGCTGTGCTCGGGGCGCTCGCGTCTCATATGGACGCGTCCCGGCTGGTCCGTGTGTGCGGCCAAGCCGTCCGCGCGTGGCGCGTGCCCGTCGCCGAGTGGGCTCTCGCCGAGTGCCGCGCGAGAGGCGTGCGCCTCGACATGGACGACATCATGGCGCGCGCGCTCAACCCCTACCACACCGTCAATGAGAGACCTTTTACGCATCAGCACGAGGTGCTGCTCTCTTGGCTGTGCGACCCGTCGGGCGGCGGCTACGACCCGGCGTGCGAGGCCGTGCCGTCGCTGTTGGGCAAGGCCGTCGGCGGGGGCGCCGTCAGGTGTCTCTTTTGGGCCGTCCAGCACTGGTCGGCCAAGTTGGCCTCGCTTGGTGCCGCACCGGTCGAGGCCGCCGTCGGCCTGCTCATGCGCCATGGCTGCCGGCAATCCCTCGACCCCACGTCGGATGCGCACGCCGCCGACGCCCCCACGCTGGAGCGGCTCGTGCATGTGCTCGACGCGCTCGCCGCACACGGGCGCGCCGTAACCTGCGACCTGTGGCCCGTCCTGGTGGGCCTAGCGCGCTGCCGACCGCGAGGCCTTGCGGCCGTGCAGCACGCATGGGCGCGCGTGACCGGCGCCCCTTTGGACGATGTCGATAGGGCGCGCTGCATGCGCGAGCCGTGCGGTCTTGCGTCGGCCCGCTCCTGGGCGCGCTGGTGCCGCGTGGCGCCAGTGGCACCACCGTCTGCCGATGATGCTGCTGGTCGGGTCCGTGAGGACCCAAAGGCTACCCGCGCCCTCGTCGATTGGTTGGGCCGGCACGATCTGCTCACGGGCTGCGCCTGATCCCCCTGCCGCAACCGACCCAAAACAACAAGAGGCGCCCACGCACTCGATTTTTTTCTGCTCCCGACGAGATCGCCCTCCCTCTGTCCCTTTGCGCCCCATTTTCGCCAAAGAGGAAAAAATTCGTGTTTTATTTAGTGAGCGAGGATAAACATCAACAATTAGGAAAAGGGCTCCCTTTTCTTCACAAGGAAGTCTCGGGATTTGCGTAGGAATACACGTTGTACACAAAACTTTTAAATGTTTTGTTTTGCCCTGTTCTCACTGTGCCGATTTTAAGGAATTCGAAAGTTTTGCGTATTTTGTGTATTCCCACTCAAATCCTCGGGCTTCCTCAAAAAAAAGTAGAGGTCTGTCGGCCACTCGACCAAATACGACAACAGGAAAAAAGTAAGGCGATAAATACGGCAAATTGTGTCGTCGCGGGATAGCAACGACCAAGAAGACGCTAGGCAAACTGGCCGCGATCCACTAGACGCACGCGGGGCGGAGGAGCGAAACGAGTAGTCCGCTTCCTTTGGTCCACTCAAAACGTGCTGGAGTTGGACCATTGCATCAAACAATACCTTTGACAGCAAACAGACAACGAGCATGGATCACGGCGGCGACCTCGTGGGCGAGCCCACCGACGAAGCAACTGCCCAAGACGGAACAAGGGGCCGTGCCCAAACTTTGCCTCTGGTACTTTTTCTCCTAGCCTCGTGCCAGCACTGTTTACTGCAGAGCCTTTTCTCATGCAAAAAAAACAGACACCTGCCGGCAACGTCGATGCAGACGGCGACGAGTGCATCGCAACCGACGACCCACCGATCGACCCCGTGTTGGCCTCTGCTCTCGAACAACTGGTGGTCACGCCCAAAAGACCCCTTTCGGAAACCCTCTTTGAAATGCGTGGGCGCTAGGCAGCAAGCGATCGAGCCCGCCGCCGGTTGGGTCAAAGCGAGCCCGCTGGCCGCCGTCGAGCCGGTCCATTTCGAAAAACGGGCCGGCCGGTCCCGACCAGCATCCGCCGCGCCCTCTTTTTTTGGTTCAGCGTGTTGCGTCGAACGAGGGCGATCGCCTGCACACATAAAAAGGCCAAAATTCTTTTTTCTTTATTTTAAATCGTGGTTGGACCGGGCGGTTCCATCGCTCACGTATCGACGGCGGCAATCTGCTCCTTTTCGGCGCCGTTAAACCAACGCCACAGGTAGGCGGCGGCGACGGCGCGGTAGGGCGACCAGCAGCGCGAGAGGGCCTCGACCTGCGCCACGGTGGGCGCCCGCGACAGCCCGTAGAGGAGGCCCATCTTGCGGGCGAGCCACCTGTCGGCGACGGGAAAGGCATCGCTGTCGAGCAGGGCCGTGACGACGGCGGCCTCGGCCGTCCAACGCCCTACGCCCGTGACCTCGTCGGCGACGTCGCGCACGTCAGAGGCCGTCGCCACGGGCCGCGCTGTCGCATGCGCACACAGATCGCCGAGGACGCGCGCCTGGCCTTGGTTGATTCCGATCGCGTCGCAGGCACCTTTGTCGGCGACGAGACCGGCGAGAGTGTCGGGTCTAAACACGACGCCGCCGAGGCGCTCGTAGAGGGCGGCGCGCACGGCGCGTGCCTTGACGTAGCGCACGCGCTGGCCCAGGACGGCGCCGGCCAAGGCCTCGAACGGACCCTTGACAAAGAGGTCCCAGTCGAGGGCAGACTTTGCAATGACCGGCTCCAGCGCCGGATCGGCCCGCACCAGCCACTCTGTTATCGCGTCCATATGATCGAGAATCGTCTGTGCGCCCGAGAGCGCGCCTGTTGGCGGCGGTGGAAGAGTATCTCCTTGAACGTCGGACCCGTCGGCAGGCGCCTTTTGACCGTCGGCGGCGTCCTCGGCGTGCGGGAGCCCGGTCGTGAGGTCAGACGGCAGCGCCATGGTGTCGAGTATGCAGTTGTCTGGACCTGCGGGCTTCTTCTCTTCTTTTTTTGGTTTCGATTTTTGGTGCGCTTTCTGTCGCGGTCGGCTGCGTCTGGCGCGATTGTCGTTAAAAACCAAACAAGAGAAAACCCGAGTGGGTCCGTGTCTTGTTCTTGCGTGTGTCGCCCCCCCCCCTTTATTTTTTTCTTTGCCGCTGCATGTTCGGGGGGGACTCGTGCAAAAAAAAAGACCAACGACAGACGAGACGGGCGACCAAAGAACAGGAGGAAAAGGCAAAAGTGATGGGCCGATCGGGCGCGGCTCGCATGCGTCGCGGTTTTTGTGGTCCGTTCTCTGCCATTGGCTCGATACATTTCTTGTGCATCTTTTTAGGTCATCCTTTGTTGCACAACCAGCCGACAACGGGGAGGGGGATCACGCGGATCGAGGAAAAAGCAGGAAAAGGGCCGCGTCGCACGATAGGCGCAGGCAGTCGATCGACTGCAATCCTGCCCGGCCACCAGAGGCGCCAAAGCGGCCCCCAAAAGAGAGAGAGAGAGAGAGAGAGAGAGAGAGAGAGAGAAGAGAGAGAGAGAGAGAGAGAGAGAGAGAAAAGATGAAAGGCCATCGGGCGCCATCAGACAGAGCGCGCTGCAGGGGGGCGACCAACGCCCACGCATCAAGGTCTCAAAAAAGAAAACCCTGTCTGGAAGGAGAAAAAATCCAAGAGAAATACCAAAAGGGGCAACGGCGCGTTATTGACTCGCTCAGCATGAACCGGTTTCCCGACGAGATTCTGGCGGCCGTGCTCGCGTGGATGCCGTGCGTGACGCTCGACGGCCCTGTCAGCGGCGTGTGCGTCCGCTGGCGGCGCCTCGCCCGAGACCGCGCGGCCGTCGGCCGGCGCGAGTCGTGCGTGGAGCACGCGCTCGCCACGCAGCGTTCCGAGATGTCGCAGCGCTGCGTGCTGGTACAGAGCGAGACATGCGACCCGAGGCGCATCGCGCTCTCGTACGAGCGCCGGCTGTGCGCCGCAGCCGCCAGCGGGCACGTCGGCTGTGCGGCACACATCCACAATCCGATGCTGGCGTGGCCGTATCGTGTGGTCAGCCATGCGGCGCAAGGAGGCCACGTGCACATGCTCGCCTGGCTCTGGCGGCGAGGATGCGCGTTCAAGGCCACCGACATGTACGCCGCGGCGCGACACGGGCGCGTGGACTGTATGGCCTATTTGTACGACCGCATATGTCCGCGCCACCACGACGACTGGTGGCCGCTGTTTTGCGCCGCCGGTTCAGGTCACGTCGCGGCGGTGGCCTGGTTGCGTGGCCACGGCTACGTGTGGCACCGCGAGATTGTGGCCGAGGCCCTGCGCAAGGGCCACGCCGACGTTGCCACGTGGATGATCGCCAACGGGTGTCCCTGGCCTCCCAAGATGCCGGTAGCCGCGGCGCGCGACGGGCATAGCGACGTCTTGCGCGCCATGCTCGATCGCGGCCTCGCAATCGGCGCCGACCTCTGCGAAGCGGTCATCAAGGGGGGCAACTGCGCATGCGTCGCCCTGCTCTGCGAGCGCGCGCCCCCCTGGTCGACTCGGCACTCTGCCTTGGCGGCCACTGCCGGCCGCCTTGATCTGGTCGAGATGTTGTGCGCCGCGGGCTGCCCCTGCGACGCTGGCGTACTTTCGGCCGCACGGGCCGCCGGCCACGACCGCGTGGTCACGTGGTTGCATGCGCGATGTTGCGCCTAGTGCAGCGTCAGTGGATGGGCGCACGCGGTCGGCCACAGCCTTTTTTTCCAGCGGAAGGCGAGTCGACCTCGCCCGACCCCCTTTTTCCTAGTGCAGGCCCGACCGGCCGCCGCCGTCTTGCGAGAGAATCACAAAAGGCCGCCAGAGGGTCGCGACCGCGAAAAAAAAAAGCAAAAAAAAACACAAGAGAAAATGCGAGCGCAAGGGCGTCGAACCGTCGGTTTTTTTGCTACTCACTCGGTAGCCGGCTCAAAAAAAAAGAGATAGGGCCGACGACGGGTTTGCATTCACGTCCGGGGTCGATCTCGTCGGTCCCTTTTTTGCGCAAACCAGATACGGACATGCGCCAGGAATTTTCTTCTTTTTTTTTCTTCTTTTTATCAAAAAATACCAGTAAATCGCATGCCCTGATTTTGGTGGCGGTCGGGCTCGCGGCCGTTGCCTTTTTGTGATGCACGCATCCCGAAAGCAAAATCGAGCGCGATTTATAAAGCGATAGATGCGATTTGGATGCCATGGCATCTGCCGTCCTCCCGATGACGCCGGTCTGGGCCAAAAGGGCCGATAGCGGCAATTTGTTTTTTTCCCCTTTCAAAGAGACAACAGGGAGTGATTGGACACCGAGGTCAATTGCGCTTTTTTTTCCTGGCCTCTCCTTGATCTGCCGTGCCCGTGGCGACCAACGCGAGAGACGCGACACACAGGGGGCGCTCGCGCATTCGCGACACAGAAAGAAAAAACAAGGATGGAGGATGATCAGCACATTTTCGTGTCCCCCGACGTGGCGCAGGCCAAAGCGCAAGAGGGCACACCGTGCGAGGTACCCTTTTCTCACTGCCCGACGCTGGCCTGGCGGATACTGCAAGCGGGCGCATCTTTTCTCTTTTTTTTTTCGGCTCACAAAGTAAAGCGCCATTTTTTTCGCCCATCGACAGGAAACCACTGGCCCGTGCGAACCCACTGGCGCCGACGCCAAGCCGGCCAAGCCCTTTTGGCACTTTACCGAACACCTGAAATGGGGCGCCACCGCCGAGGGCCAGCGCCAACTCGCCAAGTACCCGCAAGTGAAACCGCGGTCCAAGGAAGAAGAGGAGCAACACCAGGCGTTTGGGCGGCGAATCATGGCCAGGTACGGCGCGCCTGAATAACTCGACCAACCCGATTGCCCGAGGCCGCACGGAAAATTTTTCGGAACAAAAAAAGAATACAACCCGACACCCAGAGACCTGCCGAGTCGCTTGTGGAAAAAAATCTCGCGGTTTCGGGGCTGTGCAAATGTGGTCTTGGGCTCTCGAAAGGGGGCCGCATTTCTTTGCCTTTGGGGCGCCACGAGGGCCGTGGTGTCTGTCTGCGCTGTGGACCGAGGCGACCACCGAGAGGCGCGATCTGTCGCCTTGCATGCCATTTGGATCGAGATCGTCAGAGCGTGCGATCACATGGTCTAAAATCACACCACCAGGACCGTGCTTTTTTTTTCACATCGCCGTGCGCCGCTCCGATGATCAAAAGGACGACTATACGACAGGTCTTTTTTTTGTTTTTAACGATTTTTTAACCAAAAAAATGCAGCGAGGGCTGCAATCGCGGTCCGACGCATCGGCACCACCGGATCACCCGATGCGCGTTGCGGTTTTTTGGAAAGACGAGATGGGGACTAAAGGCCAAGTGGCACAGGAAGAAAAGGACCTTGATAGAGCAAACAATAGAGCGATCATTGGAACGACCAATAGCGACACAGCAAATCCTGGCACGTAAAGGCTTTCATCAAGTTGGTAAAGAAGCCGCGCGCCGGCGGGGCCGGTGGCATCGGCATCGGCGTGGCACACGCACACAAACACACTGGTCCATTGGCATGTGACCGCGTCCAGGTGCCCGGTGCGGTCGGTCCATCGGCGCCGCACTGACAAAGGCAGGCTGCCTCGTCGTGCGTCGCGTCGCCAAGTAACGTTGGGACCGGGCACGTGCCGGCGCCCGCAGTCGCGGTCACGGGCACGCACATACGCACCCACATGACGACCAGGGCCAGGGCGATCAGGTGAGAGAAGCGCCACCGGTCGATCCCGCACGGCGGTGCTTTGTAGGCGCTTGCAGGTCCACGCGCGTCGCCCCATGCGGTGCAGTGGTCGGGCCGGTGGGACGTCTGCCTAGTCGCCTCGGCCCGGACGCGCTCGAATCGGGTCTGCTGGTCACCAGATAGGCCACGCCGTTGGCCCGACATATCGGTCGCGTGGAGGATCGTATCGGCTTGGTCGTCCGTGCTGCACATTGTTTTTCTTTTCTCTTTTTTTTTGCTGCGTGGTTGTTGTTGCTGGTTCAGTGTCGCTGCCACTGGCCTCTTGTGTGCTTTTGCCTTGTCGGCAGACTGTCGGATGGTCTTTTTTTTTATCGAATCGGCACCCGCGCGCCATCGCGCGATGTGTCGCAAGCGACAGCCGCCACGTGGCGCTCCCTGATGCCACGCGGATGGCCCAATGAGGGGGGGGGAGGGCTCAAACACGGGATCGGGCCTTTTTCTGGCGGCCCACAACAACACAACGGGCGGATCCCAAATGGAGATGCAGGGCAGTTGGCCATTTGCCCGATGTTGGATCATGCGCCGTTTGCGTGCCTTTTTTTCGCAAAGTGTTTGCGGCCGCGTCGGTCGCCGCGCCCCATTTGCCCCCATCGCCTAATCGAACTATTGTGCCCTTGGACTGAATATCGTGATCAGCCGATGTCTTTGACCGCATCAGCGACGGCGCACAGGTCGGCGGCTGTTGCAATGGGTGCAACGTGTGCGGCCATGTATGCGCACAGGCGACCAAAGATTCAGATCGGGTTCTCGCTCAGGCCGATCGTAGTGCACGCTCCACGATCAGCGGGCAAATTAGCCAAAGCACCGGGCGTAAGCACGACGCCGCCGAGGCGCTCGCAAAAGGCGGCGCACGCTGGCCAAGAACGGCACCGGCCAGGACCTCGAACGCCCCATTGACAAAGAGGTCCCAGTCGGCGGCGACTGCCCAACGACTCGTTCCAGTACCGGATCGGCGCCGCCCAGCCATTCGTGGATCTCGTACGCGCAGGCCAGTGCCGGGGACGCCACTGGCGTCCCCGGCGACGAGGCTGCGTGCATGCGAGCACTATCGATAGCGACCACTGCCTCTGGCGCGGTGTTGTTTGCAGCAGCCCACGGAGGCGGGTCGTAGCCGTGGCAAAGGTCGGCCACCGCCGGCAAGAGGTCGTCCGCGTTGAATGCCATCTCTCTTTTCAAAAAAAAACAAGAGGTTTGCGACGAAAATTGTTCTCTTTTTGTGCACGCGACGAACCAGCGCCGCCGATGGAGTGTTTTTTGTTCTTGTCCAAGCCACGCGAAAGAGGCCAGGACGCGACCAAAAAAAAAAAGAAGAGTCCTTCGTGCGCAAGTGCCCCGCCCGACGCCGCATTGTTTTTTTTTGCCACCAACCTTTCAGCGCGTCTGCATTGGTCATCCAATTGTATCGTTGGGTAAAAAAAAAGGGCGTAAAAAAAAGAGAGACGCTGCCGCGTCTGTGCCGAGCGCTGGCTGTTCCTGCGTGCAAGGACGCAGGAAAAAAACAGAGACACACACATACGATCTGCAAGGGCTACAGGCACAAAAGGGACGCAAAATTTGTGGCAAAAAAACAAGGAAAAGGATATGTGTCATGTCACAATCGATGATCTTCCCGACGAAGCCCTGGCGGCAATCTTTGCGTGGACGTCATGCCCGACCGTCGATGCCGGCGTCGCATGTGTGTGCGACCGCTGGCGACGCGTCGCCAGAGACGCCGCCGCCATCGGCCGTCAGTCTTGCATCGATCGTGCGATCGAGACTGCGCGCGCAGAGGTCCTTGGCGGTCGCGCGTCCCTGTCGGCGCCAGGGAATCAGGCAATGCCGGTCCGCGCCACGGTCCTGTACGGCCATTGCATGCGTGCTGCGGCCGCACTTGGCCATGTCGATTGCATGGACCACTTGTATGACAGTGCGCAGCCATGGCCTCTCGACCTCGCCGGCTGGGCGGCGGCACAAGGCCGCCTTGGTGTGCTTGCGTGGCTTCAGGCACGTGGATTTGTGTTTACCAATGAGGTCCTTTATGCCGCCGCGCGACGGGCGAGTATCGCATGCATGGCCTACCTCGTCGAACACGGCTGCACGCTCCAAGACGCCGGATGGGCGATGGTGCGCGCTGCCAGGTCGGGGTCTTGCGATGCCATGGACTGGCTGCGCGACCACGGCTGCCCGTGGGACCCCCTCGTCGTCATCTGGGCAGTCCACGACGACCAGATCGACGCGGCCACACACGCCGTCCTCGCCGGCTGTCCGTGGGACAACTATACGGCGCTGCATGTGGTGCGTGGCGGACATGTCACACTTTTGCGTGCCATGTTGGACCGCGGCCTCGTCGTGGGTGGCGACCTCTGCAAGGCGGCTATCGAGGGCGGCCATACGGCATGCGTCGCGCTGCTGTCGGAGCGGGCGGCTCCGTGGTCGAGCGCACACTGTGCCGTCGCCGCCGGCAAGGGGCATCTGGACATGGTCGAGATCCTCCATGGCGCCGGCTGTGCTTTGGACGCCGATGTGTTTTCGGCAGCCGCCTTTGGCGGGCATGCGCATGTGGTCGCGTGGCTGCACGACCACGGTTGCCCGTACGGATCCGACGCCGTGGCGTGCGCGGCCTCCGCCGGCCATATGGACATGCTGCGATGGCTGCTCGCCGAGGGCTACCCTTGTGACGAAACGGCAACGCAAATGGCGGCTGCGGGTGGGTGCCTGGACGCCCTCACGCTTCTCCACGATGCCGGTTGTTCGTGGACCGAGGCGACGTGCCAGTCTGCCGCCGCGGCCGGCCATCTCGGCTGTCTTGCCTATGCGTGCGAGCGCGGGTGCCCCATGCACCAACATGCCGCGATAGCGGCCCACATCAACGGGCACATCGCATGTGCCGCCTATGCTGCGGCCCGCGGCGCGCTGCCGCCCGCATGACCCCCGTTGTTCCGTTTGTCCTTTTTTCCTTGGTCCAGCAGCAGTCTTTTTTTTTTCGATTGTCTTTTTTTTTCGTAATGCGCGTGCCGTGCGCCGTCGAGAGCGTGCAGGCGACGACACGCAGTGTTGTGAGTGCGTGTGCTGTGGCGACTGGATGATGGATCCCCATCATAACCAGGCGCGTCGTCTGTGCGCGTGGCCCGCGAGGCGGGTTGCACACGGAGCGTCGGCGTATGCACCGAGGCTGCCAGCCAAGGTCGCCTCGATGCGCCCAAATGCGTTCATAAGAATGGGTACACATAGGACACACACGCCTACTCCCGTGTGCTTGCCGCGAATCGCATTGATTGTCTGCGCCACCTTGGCGAGAACAAGCGCCTACGCAGCACGGCCGATCGCGTGTGGTTCCTACTCGACGGGCGATTCGCGGCCCAAACCGTGGCCTATGTGCGCGACGACATTGGCTGCATGCGCATCCTCGTCACCGAGCCGCGCTACGGCGACGCGATCGTATCGAACACTACCTTTGGTCATGTATCCCCTTTGCTCTCTTTGGGTGCCCCATTTGCGAGCGAACGGACCGTAAAAGAAAAGAGAGAAAAACCAAATACAGTCCGCATCGGCGTGCGGCGACATTGCGCTATCGGCCGCTGTAATAATGTTCTCGTGTGCTCGCCGAGGCAGGCTGGCCGACGCCAAAATGGCATGGTCGGTCTTTGAGAGAAAAATAAAAGAACAAACTGGCAACCCACGAAAGAGAAAACTTTTCATTCTCGCCATTCTTGGTCAAAACACGCCGAGGCGGGAAAGACAGAGTCGGGAGGAATTTGGGGGGGGGGATGTGAGTGGCTACAGACCGAGCACGACGAAAAAGAGGCCTGTGCACGCAGCGCACAAGGCTGCCCCCGCACCCGCCTCCAGGGTTTCTTTGATCTCTGCCGACGTGGCCAGGTGCGACGCGACATCGGCGGCCTCGTGGCGATCAAAGGCCAGCGCCGCGCTCGCCTCTGGCCGGGGCTTGGTCAAATCGACGGGCGGCATACCTAGATCGTCACGGAGCGCCGGATCGATGCGGTCCCAGTGGACGGTCGCGAGATGGTAGGCGCGATCGACGGCGGCCTCGTGCACCCGGTAGACGTTTGTGCATGACGCGGGTGTGTTCAAGCCGCAGATGCGCATCGCCGTGGGCCAATCGCCCTGGTGGACGAGGCGCGCGGTGCTGGTCAACTCCTTGTCGGCGTCGGCGGTCAGCGCGTCCAGGACGGTGGGTTGGTCGGCGCCGCCGTCCCGTAATACGACCCTGTATCGGCGAAACGGGGGCCTCGGCGGTTCGTCGTCGTCCATTATGAGCAACATGCCAGGTGGCAAGGGCACGATCATGGAGTGCAGCATGGGACCCGGTGCGACGGGCACATCCAGCGCGTCGACATAGAGGACGCGCGCTGTCGAGTGTGGGACATGGGCGTGGACCGATCCGCCCCTTCCGGCGAGGATGGCGGCGCGCAGAGAGTTGCGCGCTTTGCCGAGACGCGCGGCGCGGTAGAAGCACCCAACCGCCAAGAGGCCGCCTGCCACGGTTAGACCCCCCGTGATGCAGCGCCCTATGCTCATGTCGTCTGTCCAACGCCTTTTCATCGTCGTCCTCTTTGTCGATGGTGGGGCGTGTAGGTAGGTTGGGTCTTTTTGCGACGCGCCTTTTGACCCTTTTCCTTTGCGTGTGCGCGCCAAGCACATTTTTATTTGCGTCAAAGTGCCCACCCAACGCGGTTGGTCGGTTTGCCCGCAAGCGCCAACCGAGGTGTTTTTCTATCCTGGAATTTGCAGAGAGACAAAGGGTGCTGGCAGAGCGCACGTCGCTACCGGCTTGGCCGCGAATGGCTCCTTTTTTGTCGCCGCCTTTTCGCTTTGCCCTGACCCACCCGAGGATTGGCCGGGCAAGGGCCGGCTGGCCGTCGACCAGGATTATACACTCAACACCCCGACGACGTGCGTGCGAGGGCAGGCCCTGTACGCCGTCGGGGGCGCGCGCGGGTGCCACAAGACTCGGCGCTCCCGTTGGATCTACGCGACGGCGCCCGCACCGCCCGTGCGCTCTAGTGCTCTTTATCGTGTTGTCGCGGCTATGCATGGTAGTCTCCATCATCGCCGGCGTCTCGCCTTTCCGGTGGCAGAGCAAATAAAAGAAAAAACAAAAAGCAAAGAGGGAAAGCGACCGTCGTGGCGGTCGCCGTGCGCGTGCGCGCGATCGTCGTGCCGATTCGAGGAGCGTACTGTCGGTCGTGTCGGTCCGCGGCGCTGACGGCGTGGCTCTGCTCTCGCGTGCACTTGCGCGAGCGAGCCGATGCCCTTTTCGCGAAAGAATGGGCGAGAGAGGGACGAGGGCGCGCGCTCTGGCGGTTTCGGGGATGGGGCAGGCCAGTCTGCCGGCGCACTCGTCGCGCAGAACCGACGGTGTCGACCCGCCCTGTGCAAAGAGAGTGCGCGCACCAAAGCCCGCTCAAAAAAAAAAAGAAAAGGCGCGCACTCGCCTCGCAGGATCACACCCAGGACACCAACAAAGTGACCGAGGAGAGAAGAGGACAGAAAAGAGTCTATTCTCGGATCGAGACTCGCACGCAAAAGCCCAAAAGAGCCAGAGGCATAGGCAGGCCGGCGGGATTGCACGCGCAACAAATAGACGCGCACGCACACGACAACGACAACACAACGGCGAACCGCCGGTGGGACGAGTGAGCGGTCATATAGAGCGAGCGAGCCGGCGATGATGGCCCCGGGGCGCGAGCCCTCCTGGCAGGGTGCCGGCGATCGGCACGACCGCCTTCCTCTGCCCCGAGACGACAGAGGAGGGCAATCGCGCTCGTATCCGGCGGCCTTTGACGCGCTGGTCGAGGCCCTGTGGGCCGACGACGGCGCCGCGGCCGACGACCTGCTCGGCGCGGGCGTGCTCGGGGTCGACGACGTGATTGCCTACGGACCGGCGGTGCCCTACCAGACCGAGGTGCCCGGTGCGCTCTACGTGGATCGCCGCGGGCGCAGGTTGGCCGGCGGCGGGCGGCTGCCCGTGGGCCTGGCGCGCCCGCCGCCGCCCACGCCGTTGGGCCAGGCCGTGGCCATGGGCGCGCTAGACGTCGTGGACGCGCTCCTCCGCAACGGCGCGCGGCCATGGCCCACCGCCGAGGCCCTCCTCAACGCGGCCCTGGCGACGCTGCCGGCCGAGGGCATCGAGCCCGACGCGCCGGGGGCCTACGGCGCGAGGCCTATCGACGCCGTGCCCGTGGTCCTGCGCCTTCTGGAGGCCTTTGCGCCGACGACCGCGCCCGACCCGTGGGACCTGAATCCGCTCACGACGCTGCGCATGGCCCTGGCCCAACAGTACGCTGCTGCCGAAAGCGACGACGACAGCGAGGCGTACGCAAGGGGCGAGCGTGCGCGCCGGCAGGGTGCCGCTCTCCTAGGACCCCTGCTGGCCCGCTACAGCCCAGACGCGCTGGCGGCGCCGGCGGCCGTGCCGGGCGTGCACATCACGCTGGCCGATGCCGATGTCGGCGTGCCCCGGCCAGCGGCCGGCTACGATGCGTGGCGCGTGCGCCGCGCGGGCCTCACGGAGCGCGACGCGCTGGCGACCGACCTCGACGCAGTTATGGGACACGTGGGCTTTGCCGTGCCTCGGTCGGCGTCGCGGTTGCGCGCCTTTCTCGAGGCCGTCGCGCGCGCCTATGACGACGCCGACGACTGGCGACGCCGCAGAGACGACACGGCCGAGGAGGGTTCGGGCGTGGGCCTGCCGCCTCGTCCGTCGCCGTGGCTGTCGGTGGCGAGCATGGGACCGCGCAACCTCGACGCCATGCTCACTACGCGACAGCGCAGCGGCGTCAATGCCCCCGAGTTGGCGCGCTACGCAGCGGGCCGCGCGCGCGCCATCTACGCCGTCAACGGGTGCGCCGACTATGTGGGCTGCGCGTCGCTGCTGGTCGAGGCCATCGGTCGCGACAATGCGAGCGAGGTCGGCAGCCTGATGGGCATCGCGCGCGGCCTGGCCCCCGACGCCCCGCTCGACGGCCATCGGCTGCGCACCGCCGGCAGTCCACTGGTGCTGGCGCGCTGGGTGGCCGACGACCTGCCGCCGTCGGTGTCGGCGAGCGTGGCCGACGTCGGCGGGCCGGCGGGAGGCGTCTTTACCACACCCCTGGCCATGGCCGCCGGTGTCGGCGCGCAGAGGGTGATGCAGACGCTCGTCGACGCCGGCGCGCGCCCATGGCCGACGGTCGAGACCGTGCTCGCGCCGGCGCTGGCCCGCGCGCTGGCGACCGACGTGCAGGTGCTCGCCACCGAGGGCGCCGGTTCGGTCGATCGACTGTCCTTTGCGCGGATCGCCGGTGATCGCAATGACGATGACGATGACACCGCCGTCTACGTGACCGAGCGGCCCTTTGACGCCGCGGCCGTCGTCGACCTGCTCACGGGGGCCTTTCCGCGCGCCGCGGTCCTAGGTCCGTGGGACCTCAACCCGCTGACCGTCGCGCGTGCCCATGCTATCCGTGCCGCGGGCCGTTTCGGCTTGCGAGGCGCGCAGAGACACCCCGCCGTCGGGCGCCTCTTGCGCGTGCTGTCGGCTCTCATCGACGCCGGATACAGCGCACGCGAGCCCACGGCCGGGTCCATGGTGCGCGCGCCCTACACGCCGCCGCGCGACGCGGCCCCCACCGAGGTCGACGCCGCCGTGTGGACGGCGGCACGCCTGCCCGCGCGCACACTGGCGCACGCCCTGGCGACTGCCGCCGTCGGCCTGTACGCAGCACGCGAGGCGTGGGCCGACGCGCGCGACCGCCCGACGCCCGTCACCCGATTCGTGGACGCGGGCACGGACACTGGCGTCGACTCGGCGGCCTGGGTCCTCGTGGGCGACCAACACGCATGGGAAGAGGTTGGCGACGACGACGACCTCGCCGTGTATGATGGTGAAGGCGTTGATCAGGACCGAGAGCACGAGGGCGATAGGCTCGCGTACAGGCAACGGCGTGACGTGGGACATATAACGGCATATCCCGTCGACGACGCGCGTCGCACACTGCGCGACCACGGTGACCACAACGACGACACGGATGCCTTTGCGAGGAGAGTGACGAGACGGCGATGGGACGACCGCCCCCTTGCAACGGGCCACTTGGTCAGATCGGCGCCGGCGGCCGACGACGGCGCGTGATCCCCCCAACCTCCCACCTCGCCTCACCTCCTCCGCGGCCGGCGCCCTCGGCGAAACCCGTTTGCCCTTGGACAAGAGCGTGCGCGACCGCCCCTTGTCTTGTTGTCTTTTTCTGTGTCTTGCCGGCGCCGTCGACACTGCCGTTGCGGCCAGACGCGCAGTTATGGGGCGCACCAGAAAAGAAAAGGCGGAAAAGGCGTCAAGAAAAGCCACAGGGCAGAGCGGGGCGCGGGTGCGTGGCCTTGATCGACCGCGCCTCGCCAGGCGCCCAGCGCCGGCCTACCTCACAGACGAATCTGTACGGGACGCAGGGCAGCAACAACAACACAGGCAACGGCGTCTTCAACAGGACGACAGCGACGCAAAAGGAGAGAACCGCGCACGACCTAAAGAAGGCTCTTCTTGGGATGGCAGCGACGACGACATAACCGGGCGGTGCCAGGTGCCGCCGGCGCCGGGGTTTGCGCGTGCGGCCACGGCAACCTATGGTTTCGCGCAGGCGCTGCGACGCGACGATCTCGTGTGGGTGAGCGGCACGGTGGCCCACGACGAGCGCGGGCGGCTGGTCAAGGGTGGCATACGCGCCCAGACCCGGCAGGTGTTTGACAACCTCGACCTGTCGCTGCGCGGCGCCGGGTGTCGCGGCCTGGCCGACATTGTGCAACTGGATGCCGCCATCGTCGACGCGCCTCACAACGCGCCTGGTTTTGTCTCGGTGCGGTCGGAGCGCATGCCCGCCGGCGGCTATACGAGCATGGCGACGGGCGTCGCGGCTCTCCTGGCGCCCGGCGCGCTCGTCGAGGTGCGCTGCGTGGCCGTTGCCGGGCGCAAGTGAGCACATTTTCATGCGCGCCGTCCTCAACGGTTTTCTTTCCTTCCTTTTTTTTGTGGGCCCCTTTGCGATCGCGACCCGCGGGCGCCGCCCAGGACAACCCAAAAAAGTAAACCGAAAGAAGAAAAACCTTTGGGTAAAAAAAAAGGCAGACAATAACGGGAATGTTGGAAAAAGTGTCTGAATGGAGGCGCTCTTGTTTTTTTGGCGCGGTCCATTTGGGTGCTCAATTTGTTGCATCGCCGTGGCCAGACAACGGGAAAGGAGCGCCGCAAGGGCCGACGTAAATAGGGGAAGCCACTAAGAGTCGAGGACGGCAAAGGTGGTCCAGTCGCCGGTGACCACTTCGAGGGCCGACCAGACGGAGCGCGGGATCGAGACAAAGATCGGATGCGGGCAGCCGTCGTCGGTGTGGATATTGATGGACCGGAGCGCGGTGAATGTCGAAAGGGCCGCCAGACGGTAGGCGTTGGTAACGTGGTCCTCATAGACCGCCTCTGCGATCTCATCAGGAATCATGTCGTGCTTGTCCAGGAGCGACGCATTGGCGATGGGCCTCTTGTGGCTAAAGCCGATCGAGAGCGACGTCACGGCGGCCGGGTCGGGCACCGAGGCCAGCGCCGCGTCGAGATCGGCCTGCGAGGCCATGGTAGTGCTCTCGTTGAACGTCAGCACAAATGCAGAGGCATCGCGACGGCGAGCACCGTCCGAGTGACCACCGGTGCGGGTCGTGCGGTGCGCTTGGACCGCGGTGGTGTCGCCCTGGTCGGCCTCGCTCGTGCCGACAGACGCGGCCTCGCGGATAAAGGCAATGTCAGCATCGCTGACGTTGACGTCGGCGGCGACGGGAACCGTGGGCTGTTCGGTGCCGGTCGCCTCGCCGACCATGATGGATGTCTCGGTGGTCATTGTGCTTGTTGCCTGGCCCATGGTCGGATCGGTGTTACGAGGCGGTTGAGGAAGATGTATGTCTGGCTGCGTGTGCGTGTGCTGTCGTCTTGACAAGTCGGATAGGACCCGCGCCACGTGTGGTTTTATTGTCGTGTTCCCCTGGCCTTGGTCCAATGGCGAAAAACCTGCAGTGCCCCTCACTGCGCGCCCGGCCCATCCGTTTGTCGCCGTTGGTCTTTTTTCGTGCGGCCTCTTTTTTCTTTCTCTGGCCGGTGCCCTTTCTCGGTGCCGACGAGGTGTGATCCCATTGGGCGGTTTGTGTGCGCGGCCTTTTTTTTTTGATTGCCTATTTTTTGCCTCTTTGCGCACGGGGTCGTGATGGTGGCCAGCGCACGGGAGAGTAACGGATTTTTGCTTTGATACCGTCATGGGGTCGCATCGCCGGCCGAGGCGGCAATGGCCTTGCAGGACCATCCGAACGAGCGCGTACGGCAACGACTACCGGCGCCTTGTCGGCTTGTTTTTTCGCACTGAATTTTTTTTTTCGCTGGCATAGACGCCCGGTCCGCTGGTCTCGCGACCGACAGGGGTGTCAGATTCCAAAAAAAGATCAAAAGACTCCAAAAAAATCTGGAAAAAAAGAGCCTCGCGGGGTTGACGGAAAATAGATGGCGATGATCGCCAGGAATGGATCGGCTGCCGCTGCGTCCTATGAGATGGTCGATCTGTGCGCACACTCGCCCGATGCCAAAGCCGGGGCAGACCAGGAAAACGACAATGGCGCCGGCGGCACCAACAACAGTGGCGTCAGCAGCGACAGCAACAACGCGGCCGATGATGGCGTCGACAACGACAACGACGAGGAATGCGGTACGGGGTCGCTGATCGAGGACCATGTGGTCGGATCGGGTCTTGCGCGGAGCATCCCACGGCGCCGGTCGCTGGTGCCGCCGTGGGTCGTGGGCGCCGCCGTCACGATCCTCCTCCCGCTCGCCGTGGCCCTTGCCGTCTACTTGCCGTGGCACCTCGCGGGCGTGCGCCCTCACGCCGATCTCGTCGAGCGCATGGTGCCCGTGGCCTGCGTCGTCGTCGACACACACATTGTCGACACCAAGGCCGTCGCCGGCGGCATGATGCTGCTCTACCTGCCCGGCCTTGGCGTGCGCTTTGCCGTGCCCGTCCAAAATGCGGACGCGTCGGCCTCCGCGCGCGCTCTCCCGGTGCGCGTCTCTATGCGCGCTCTCCTGGTGCGCGCGGTCGCCATGCCTCGCCTTTTGCGCGATCAGTCGTGGATGGGAAGGGACGTCGCCGACGACTACTTTGCGCGCCACCCTGTCAACGGCACGTCGACGTGCTACTATGATCGCGACGATCCGGGCGGGCGGGTGGTCATGCGCAATGGCATCGACGGACTCGACGCGCGCGCCGGCTACTGCGTGGGCGCGACGGTGCTGGTCTATGTGATCACCCTCGCAGTGACCCTTTTCGTCGCGGGACCCCATCTCTGCTACTAGCGCTCTGCAAAAGGACCAAAAAAAGGAAAAGGATGGCACCGTGGTTTTTCTCTTTTCTCGTCTATAGTGCCCTTTAGGCTCAATCCATTTTTTTCATTATTTTTTATTCTTTCTTTTTTCTTTTCTCTCTGTTTGTTGTTTTGCGATTGGTGGGCAGTGTTGTGCTCGTCGCAGCAGAGAGACGCCCTCGCGAGGCCAACGCAAAGACCCCATCAAAAAACATGCGTGACGCAAATTCATGCCGTCGCCGAGAAAACAAGTGGACTTGTGCGGCGGATCTGTCGGTCGCACAGTTGAGGGACTGGAGCGTGTTCTCTGGGCAAGGCGCCGCCGCACGCAAGTGGCGACGGCATCGTGCTCGGTCTTTATTTCCATTTTTATCCTTTCATGCCCGATGCGTCCTTGGGGGCTCAGAGGGGCGACATTGCGCGCTGGGTTCCCCATGCGCAGCGCAGCGGCCGAGAGCGGGCCGACACGGAGGAAAACCCCAACGAAAAGGCAATGCACCGAGAGATGGAAGAGGTCTGTGCACCCACGACACGGGGGGTCGGCGACAGTCGACGCGACAGGGACCGCGAGGATAGAGATGACGAAAACGACAACAGCAACAGTGGCGGCGGCGATGACCACAGCGCCGATGGATGCGACGTCGCGACGGTGGCGCTGCCGGCCGAGGTGTGGACGCGCATCGTCGCGGCGAGCGACCGACGCACGGTTGCGGCGCTGGGCGCGACGTGTGCCGCGCTCCGCGACCTGGCCAAGGAGAGAGCACGCGCCAATGCCGGCGCCGCCCGCACCGCCCTCGACGCCGTGGTCGACGGGTGGGAGCGTCACACGGCCCGATGGGACGACGTGTGGACACAGGGCGACGCGCGCGGGCGGTGCTACGCGTGCACGCCGCTGGGTGCGCGGGCGCGCGCGTGTTCAAAGCGCGAGCGCTCGCGGCGCCGGTGGATCAGCGACTGCGGCACGCCCGGCGACCCGACGGCGACCGACCTGTGCGACGCGTGCGCGCTCGCAATCACCCGCGACATTGGCGCCTGGCCCATGCGGCGCGTGGACCTCGACGCGCCGCACGTGTGGTCGGTCGGGCGCGCCATCTGCGACGTGCTCGACGTGCTCCCGTCGGGTCCCGTCGCGGGCGATCGCTTTGTCGTGCCGGCGGCCGCCGTCTACATGGTCGACCCCGCAGCGGCGAGCGAGGTCTCTCAGTGGACGCCGGGCGAGGTCGAGGTCGGGTTCGCCGGCCTGCGCCCGGCGCACATGCCCAGCGTGCGCGCGTGGCTGCCGCTGGTGGCCGCCACCGGCCCGGTGCACGCGTGCATGGTGTGCGTGTGCTGCGACGTCGACAGCCCCCTGTGGGGCGTCGTCGCCGCCGTCCAGTGGTGGCCGCGCGCCTCGTTTGTCGGGTGGAGCCGCGTGGCCGATTCGATCGAGCAGGCGGGCGCGCGTCGCCGCCGTTTGCGCGGGCGGCGGCGTCGGCGGGCGCCGGCCGGTGGCGTGGTGCCGCGCGTCGGGCTCGTCGAGGCGCTCCTGGCCGAGGCCGCCTACACGACGCGCCCGCCCCACGGGGCCTAGAGAAGAAGACAAAAAAGGTGCATGCCTGCCATGTCTCAATGGTCGTCATGGCCCAGACGACCACGTGCGCGCCAAGGACGAGCCAAGGGCGAGCGCAAAAAGAAATAAAAAAAGCCGGTCGCCGCCTGGGAGGACATCGCAAAGGGCGGGGGCGCCCTCTTTTTTTTTTTCCTCCGTCCTGGGAGGGCGTCTCACGGCGCAACACGCGGCGTGGGCACGCGTGGTAACCAAACCGTCGCCTCCCGTAGACAACCGACCCGCAAAGCGCATCCCCTTCCTCCAATCCCTCTCCCTTTTCTCCCCTATTTGCTGCCCCCGGGTCGCTCGCCACAAGCGCCATGACTTCATTTGACCTCGCCGCCTTTGAAGCGGCCTTTCCGCCGACGGGCACCGTCACCGTCAACGGAGGCGGCGGTAGCGCCCCCTACGGTGCCGGCGCGCCCACCTCGGCGCCGGGCGTCGACCAGCACATCACCGTGCTCAACATGTCGGGCAAGCGCGCCACGGGCCTGTGGACCACCGAGCAGGAGCGATCACATTTCACGATCGAGAACGGCCACATCCTCAACATTCACCGCAGCGGCGTGTCGCCTATCCGCACGATCGAGATCTCGACCGGCGGCGCCCAGCCCGTGTACTCGAACGCGCACGTGATGCCGGGCTCGACTGTCGCCATCGTGCTCAACGAGGACGGCGGCTACAGCCCGCTTGCGCCCATCAACGGCGAGGGGGGCGGCGGTGGCGGCAGTGATGGCAATGATAGCAACGCCACGAGGCGCACCACGGGCACGAGCGCGACTGGTTACGGCGTCAGTTATGGGGCACCCACCTCCCCCTTTAGCGGCAATGGCTATGCACCGCCTTCCAACGGCAACAGCGGCGGCGGCTACGGCGCCAGTTATGGGGCGCCCACCTCCTCATTCAACGGCAATGGCTACGCACCGCCTTCCAACGGCAATGCCGGCGGCGGCTACGGCGCCAGTTATGCGGCGCCCGCTTCCAACGGCGGCAACGGTGGCTATGCGCCGCCCGCGAGCGGCGGCAATGGCGGCGGCAATGGCCCGCTGGGTGCCGCCTACCGAGCGCTCACCAACGCCGCCGCGCTGTCCTACTCGCCCTTTGGATGGCGCGTGTGAGCAATATCAGCACTGCGCCATCGATGTGCGGCCCTCTCTCTCTCTCTCTCTCTCTCTTTCCAATCGGTGGCGATGCGGCCTATGCCAGGAACCTCGCTGCACAATGCAACAAGGAGTGACAGGGATCACACTCAAAAAAAGAAGAGACGGAAAAAAAAAGAGTCGCCGTGCAGGGGGAAAAAGGGCTGGTGACGGCAGGCGCCTCTTTGTGGCGTGGTTTTGCCCCCCTTTTTCTTCTTTTTTTGTTTTTTATTTTAATTTGCGTTTTTTTGCGCCCTCTTTGTGCCCTCGCTGGTCGTCTTTTGCTCCGGGCAGTCTCTTTTCGTGCCCGCTCGTCGGGCTCTCTCTCTCTCTCTCTTGATTTTGCATCAGAGGGCAGACCCTCCACGCGCGCCGCGTCCCGTTGACGACGCACGCCCACCGTCGATGGATGCGGCGCCCGTGTTGCCGCCCGAGATCTGGGACCACATCATGGCCATGTGTGATCGACGCGCGACCGCCGTGTTGGGCGCCGTGTGTAGCGCGTTGCGCGCCCTGGCCATGCGTCGCATCGCCGCGGTATGGAGCGCCGCGCGTGCGGCCATGGACGGCGCCATCGACCGCTGGGAGCGCAAGTCGTCGTCGTGGGATGCGCTGTGGGTCGACCCGCTGCTGGCCTGGTGCGACGCCTGCGGCCATTCGGAACGCCGGCGCGTGCGTCAGTGGATCTGTGACGACGGCCTGCCGGGCGACGCGCGCGCCCGCAACGTGTGCGATGCGTGCGTGGCGCGCGCCATGGCCACCGTACCTGAAGGCGACCGGGGAGCGTGGCCCGCGCGCCGCGTCGAGTTGGCGCGGCCGCACGTGTGGTCGGCCGATCGCTACGGCGGCGTCGTCGACGTGCTCTCGTCCGAGGCCGTGCCGGCCCAACGGTTCGTCGTGCCGCCCGCAGCCGTGCATCTCGTCGACCCGCTGGCGCCGTCGACCATCGCGAGGTGGGCGCGCCACGAGCACGTCGAGGTGCTCTTTCGCGGCGGCCTCGCGCCCGCCCTGTTGCCGAGCGTGCGCGCCTGGCTGCCGCTGGCGGGCGCCCAACACGTGGTGCTCTGCGACGACGCCGCCGTGCGCTACGACGTCATGCGGCTGGCGCTCGTGTGCTGCGACGCCGCCAGTGCCATGTGGGGCGCCGTGCTCCTCGTCGATCACACCATGTCGGAGCGCACGGCCGTGTGGGCGCTCGCCGGCGAGTCGGTCGACGGCCTCTTGCGCCGGTACCGCGATCGTGTGCCGGCCGACGCCCATCTGGGCCTCGTCGCGTGGCTCTACCGCAGCGTCGCCCGCGGCTGACCTTTTGCTTCCCCCTCCATTTCCGTCTCCTTTTTCTTTCCCGCTCTTTTTCAAATGGCACCGCCGCCGGCGTGGCCTCTTGTGCCCGGTGTTTGTCAACGACCGCCGCTCACGGCGCCGATGCATGGAAAGAGGATCGGACCTCAGAAAGGGAAAAAGAGGGCGGCTTTGGCCTGCTTGTGCTTCCTTTTTTTCTTTTCCCGTTAAAAAGAGCAAAAAAAAGACAGACAAAAACGGTGGCTTGCCTCGGCGCTTTCTTTGTTTTTTGCAGGTCCGACTGCGTGACCCAGAGGGGATTTGTGTTTGCCTCTTTCGGGGCCCCTTTTGGTAGAGGAAGCGTCTGCGGATGGGCGGCCAGCAAGGACAGCGGCATCTCGCGCCTATCGAGAAAAAAGAAGAGTATCCCCGCGGGCGAGGAAAGAAAAATCCACAGGGCGCAACGACAGCCCAAAAAAACCGACAAGTCACAATAAAAAAGAAAAAAGAGAAAAGAAGGAACAATGCGTCTTTGCGGTCCGACAAGGGCACGTAGCAAAAAATTTATTTTTTCCCTCTTTTGGGTTTTCCTTTTTATCTAGGGGCGCGGCGGTGGTGCGCGGTAGGTGGGTTCGTGCGCGTTGCCGGCCACGACGCCGCGCACCCAGGTGCCGGTAAAGGGGCGCGCGTGGCCAGCGACTGTGAGGGCGCCGGTGCCGTGACGCTCGCCGTCCCTCCATTGGCCCCGGTGACACCAGAGGTCGCCATCGGACCAGCGCCCGCCACCCGAACCGTCGGCCAAGAGGGTCCACCGCCCGCGGCCATAGGTCCGGGTCCCGTGCCCGTCGAGGAGATCGCGCCTCCAGCGGCCCTCTGTGGCCACCCTGTATTCGAGGCACACATTGACGCCGTCGCCCTCGCGCTGGCCGGCGCGCCAAAACCCCTCGTGCCATCCGAGCAGCGTCCATGGCGCGGGCCATCGGTAGGGCATTCCCGATGCGCCGGCGTCGGTTGTCGTTGCATTCTTTTTCGGGCCAAAGGCGTCGGGTCGCGTGCACACCATGGCGCCGTATCCTTCGGGCAGACCGCGCGCGTCGACATCGCCCACGTAGAACCGGTATGGCCCGTAGGCGACCCGACCCACAGACACGCGCCCCCGCGCGGGCGCTCCGGATGCCGCCGCCAACAACCATGCCCAACTCTTGTCGGCGCGCGGGCGTGCCCCCGCCAGAAAGACCGGCACGCCGGGACCGTGCGCGGCCACATAGGCCCGCCGGCACGCGGTCTCGCGCGCCTCGTCCAATGCATCTTGTTGTGTTTCGGGAAAACACAGGTAATGGTAATCGTCATCATCATCGTCCTTGCTGCCGTCCCAACCTCCACCGGTTTCGTTCTCGACGACGTGCTCCTGCCCAGTGTCGCTTGCCACCACGACGGCATCCGCTGACCCACCTCGGTCTGGCGGCATGTTGCCGTCTGACGGTCCAGTTCTTTCCATGGCTGTCTTGGGTTGTTGGTGTGGTTGCCGTTGTGGTCGCAAGAAATCCGGTGGAAAATGGGGAGAGGGACCCAAAGGGACAGAGGGGAAAAGGGGGGTCACGGTTCTATCTTGGTAACGAGCCGACCGACGGCCACAGGCTCTTGGCGGCCACACGCAGGATCTCAAGATGCGCGACAACAAAAAAAATCAAAACACGCGCAAAAAGGTCGGGATTGGCTCGTTTTCTTTGCTCCGGATGAGGAGGACCCCAAGAATAGCGCGCGCGTCTGCGCCCTGTGCGGTCGTCCTTTGAGACCATCGCCGTCAGCCACGAGGTTTGTAATACCGGTCCGTGCGCGCGCATGGCGACGAAAAGGAGGGAACTGGGGGAGAGCGGGACAAGAAAATAAAGTTTTTTTTGACATTCGCGGCTGCTTTTTCGTCTAATTGTCGTCGGGGTTTTGGTGCCATGCGGTCCTTTTTTGTGCGGTCCCACGCTCTAGCCACGACCGGGGAGACGGGGCCTCGGTCGCGAGTCGACCAGCCGCTGGCGCTGGTCGGCCTTTTGTGTGCGACGAATTAGAGGTTTTGTTTTCTTTTTTTTTTTGTCATCGTTATTTGACGTGGCCAATGGCGGGCATTTGTGTTGTCCATAAAAAAGGACAGCGCGAGCCAGGGACGAGCATACGACGGCGACGATAGTAGCACGACGAGACTGCCCCCGAGCGACTCTAGGACCCGGCAGCGAACCCTTTCGACAAAACAAAAAAACGGAACCGCGCAATGAATGCAAAGGAAGCCAAGGCGAGGAAGCCGCACGTGGTGATGGGACCCGACGGCACGACCTGGCACGCCCTGCCCGACTCGGACGAGGCCTGGGCGCAACTGACTGCTCGCCACGCGATCGACACCGATCCGTATGCCAAACTGAACCGCCTCGCCTTTTGCCTGTCCAACAGGTCGCTGGGCTACGAGCGTGGCCCCGTTCACGACCTCATGACGAACGCGTGCTCATGGACCGACAATGTCGACAAATTTATTTCCTCGGCAGAGTACGCGTGCCGGTCGCGCAAAAACCGCCCGACGTCAGACATGGAATGCGTGCGCGACCTCACGCGCTCTGTGTGGTCAGACGAGGTAATCGGCGGCGAGCCCTACAACGGCGTACCGCCGGGCATCCGTGACGCCAAGGGCCAACTGCCCCAATGGCGGCCCATCGCGCCATCGGATCCGTCGAGTGTCGTCGCCGTACGCTGCGGCGTCTCGCTCAGCGCCAAGGCCGACTACACCGAATCGTTGCGCGAGAAAAAGAGGGCGCTCGACTCTCTGCGGATGCGTGTCGACAGGCTGGCCCTGTGCCGTGCCACCGCCGACATGCCCAGAGGCACACTGTTGGGCAAGAGGATCGGCGCGCACTGCCCCAATAGGGACACGACCACCGAGTACATGGACCTCGTCCGCTTTGCGCGCGACGGCGGCTTGACCACCGAGGAGGCCTTTTGCGTGGCCAGCGTCGGCACCGAAAAATGACGCCGTCGCCTTTTCGCCTCAAAAAATAGTTTTGTTCTCTTTCCCATCTTTTTTGGGAGTAGGGGAGCGAATGGAGGCGGCGTGCGGGCGCTGCAACATGCCAGGTGGCGACTTGGGGTTTCGCCAGACGTTGGCGACCATGCCACGGGCGCCGACTCGACGCACAGAATTGTGAAAATGACGAGACGAAAAAAAAGATAGCAACAAAAGGTGGGCCCTAGGGTTGGGGCGGATTGGCGTCGGGCAGGAATGATCGCGCGCTCGCCGTCCCGTGCCGTAGGATTTGCCGGTCGCGCCCTCTTGGCAGTATCGCGCTGCTCCGGCGGATCGCTGCTGGGCCTCTTTTTCTTTTTATCCGTTTTTCTCTTCCATTCTGTTTTGCGTCTCTGCGCTCGGTGGGCGCCGACACACAAAAACCAAAATGAAAAAAAAGAGCGAAACCCCACAAGGCTGTATGGCCTTTTTATTTTGACAAAAAGATGATAAAAAAAAGAAGAGATCACGACGGGGGGACCGCTTGGCCATGAGCGGCATTGAAAAAAATCGAGCGGCCCGTCTCTAGCCGCTCAGCAGGTACCGACGATATCAGACGCTGGCTGCCGTCGTGTCGGATGGGTTGGCACGCAAACGTCGACAGTATTCCACTTCGGAACAGACGAGGCAGCCACAGCAGCAAGAGAGGACGATCGAGGCCACTGCCGCGAGCGCAGCGGCCCACGCGAGGGCATGCCGTAGGGCGTCGCTCTTGTCGCTCATCGCCACAAAGTCGTGCTGTTCGCGGCTGTAGTAGCATCGGGCGACGGCGCCGACCGGAAACCGCGCAAAGTAGGCGTCACGCTCGGTGGCAACCATCCACGACTCGTCCCTGCGGAGACGCGGCCTGGCGATGGCCTCGCGCGCGGACGCGCCGTTGTCGCCGCCGCCGTGTCCGATGACGAACCGCACGCCCAAGCCCGGTATGTATTCGTCGCCCGTTCCGTCGTCTCTGGTCATTGTGCTGATGAGCAGGTGCGACGTGATGTTGCACTCGGAGGCCACCAAGCGGTCGACGGCGGCGAGCGGCGTGCGGACAAACCCGAGATAGAAAAGCCAACACACCAACGCCATCGCTGCGGTCGTGACCAGCAAGCAAAAGGCCACGCGTCCGACGCTGGCCAAAAGGTCGCACGTCAGCACAGACAGCCCTCGACTGCGGTCTGTTGTTTCGACCTCAAAGATGTCGTTGGAGGAGTCGTCGTTGTCGATCGGGTCGTCGGTCAAAGGGTCTTTCTGGCACCGAGGATGATCACTATCCACGTCGTCGTCGTCGTCGGGTCTTTTGGCCCGCGACATGTCGACCAGTTTGTACATCGGGGCGTCCCTTGTCGTTGTTGTTGTCGATGCCGACAGCCTCTTCATTCTCTGGCCTGATGATTTGTGCCGCTGCTGTCCTCGTCGTCGTGACTTTTTGTCATGTGTAAAAAAGACAAGGACAGAGGTCCGCAAGGATGAGGAAAAAACCAAACCAGTCTGTTATTGGGCGCAGTAGATTGTTTCGACCAATTGCGCCACGGGGCACCGCCCCAATGCGCCAGACACCGCAAGAATGCACGTCGACTTTTTTGTGAGAAAGACAGCACGGGGACAGGAAAGAAAACCACAACAATCAACCACGCGCAAAAAATGCAATCTCCAACTCGCATGCTTTGAATAGACTTTGCAACTGGTATGCCAAAAAGAAGCCAGAACAAGAGAGTCGCAACCTTTTTCTCGCCTGGCGATCCTTCTTTTTTTTTCGAATTGAATCGTGTTTAATTGTCGGCTGATCAGACCCCAGTGCAGCCTCGGGGTCCCACGGCACCACGCGGCCCGGCGCAGCCCACAGCACCGCGCGGACCCACGATGGTTCCGGTTCGGGGTCCCACGGCACCACGCGGACCCACGACGCCAACACAACCACGCGGACCCATCGGACCGCTGGGTCCTAACGCAGGGACGACATAGCCCTGGCGTTGCAGATCGAGCAAAATGTTGACGAGGGCGTGCGCAGAGGGGCGCGCCGGCGATCTCGCGGCAAGGGCGTCGCACAGGCGGTCGGAATCCTGCGTGCGATAGACGGTCCGTATGCCCGCGCTCTGGCGCACTGACGTCGCGACATCAGGGTCGAGGACCGCGTAGAGCGAGGTCGTCAAATCATATGTGCCGGTGCAGGCGCAGAGCACGTCCAACATGTCAGTGCGCCCCAGGAGCGCTGCGACAAAGCGGGCGGGCGCGCCGGGTCGCCCCTGCGAGAGCGATTTCATCGCGTCCAAGGGCAGGACGGCGGCGCCCACCATGAGGACCCACCCGTCGACCGGGCAGCCCATGCTTTCAAGGCGCGAGAGGACGTCGACCCGGCCGCAGGCGACCGACGCGGCAGCCAGCCTCGTCCCGAGCACGTCGGTCCCGCCCTCGGCGAGGATGCGTTCAAACAAGGTTGTGTGTCCGCCGCGCAGGGCCGCCGCGGCCGTATCCTGGCTCCACGGGCTCTTTTCCGTCTTGCGGAGCCAGTCCACGAGCGCGTCATACCCGCCGCCGGCCGCGTGGTCGATCGTGTCGAGACGCAACCCCATGCGCCCGTCGTGAGGACCGCGCGCGCCGCCCACATCGGCGAGCGCGATGGCCGTCGCGCGCCAGCGGTGGCACACGCGTGCTGCCACCTCGACGGTGCCCTTGGGGCACGCGGCCAGAATGTGCGCCATGATCTCTTCGGGCAATGCGCGGGTCGGATCCTCGCATGCCGCCGTCTGGAGTCTGTCTGTGGCCGCCGTCATTGCCATGGTCGCCGTTTCTCTTGTGTTTTGGTGTCTTTTGTTCTTTTGCACAAAGGAAGACGCCTAAAAGACCTCGTGGCCTTGTGTGCGCGCACGGATGCACCACGTCCCTGCGGCAGCGCCCGTTTGGCCCGTTGGCCGCAATGGGCGCACGGAACCAAGACCGCGCCGGAAAAACAAAAAGGGGGCTCTTTATGCATGCAGACCAGACGCGCGGCGGCGATCAGACTCTCTCTCTCTTTTCTTTGTCTCGACAAGAATGGCCGGAGTTGCGAACCAATGTCGCTGATGGACGAGTTGGTTTGTTGAACATACACACAAGCACTTTTTTTCGAACGACGATCGACTTGTGTAAAAAAAGAGCACAGGTTGTGTCTAGTGCGTTGACATCGTGCGCCATCGGACGAGCCCAGCAGAAGCGACAAGTCGGGCCAATCTTTCTCGACCGCCAAAAGCCATTTTTGTCGGTCGCCTTTTGTTTCCGTGTCCTTTTGGGTGTTTTTTGCATACAAGACTTTTTCTTTATTCACAATGCGCTTTGCACTGGAAACCGTTGACCTTGGTCGAGGCACGCAGGACCTCGATCGAGAGCAGCCTCTGCGCTGCGTCGACTTCGCAGATTAGTCCGTCGGTGGCGTCGGTCAGAGAACCGCCGCAATCGTCCGGATGCCGGACGCAGCCGGGATCGACGAGATGGACGGTCAGGATGTCGACCTCGGGGTCGTATTCGCGGTGCACGTTGGCTGCGAGAGGCAGCGCGCCGGGTGCACAGCGGGTCGATGCCGATGCGACCGTCACGATGCAGAGTCGCCCCACGTCGCCGATGCCCTGTGTGATCCACGGCGCATCAGGGAGTGGCGTCGTCGTGGCAACCGCGTCGCCGGGCCGAGCGCCGCCAAAGAGTACATAAAGCGTATCGGTGTCGGCGTCGGCGGTGCAATGCACGCGCACGGCAGAATCACATGCGGTTGTCGTCATTGTCCTTGTTTTTTTGTTGTTGGCACAAGGGCACTGCAAGGCTTTTGTTATCGATGTCTTTTTTTATTTCTTTTCCCCCTTTTTTGTCTTGCCGACGGGCGGACCGCGCGTTCTTGGGCCGCAACGTGCTCGGCACCAGAGAGAGAGAAAGAGGGAAAAAAATAGGAAAAATAAAGAGAGAAAGATCACGGACGCCAGGCGCGTCCGAGCGACGCCATCGAGTCCAACAAGAGGCCCGCGGCGCCGCCGACCGCGCCGCCGACGGGTCCGCCCAGGTAGAGGCCCACGAGGCCGCCGGCGACGACGTGCCGATAGTCGGTGGCCAGAGGCGCGGGGGGTCGCGTCGGCGGCGACGTCGAGAGGGCCGCGGCGGGCTGATGAATGCGCGCCAGCACCGGCGGCGGCGAGTCTGATCCCAGACGCACGGCGCGCGCGACGACGCCGCCGCGGCCGTCGCCGTCGCGGCGGTCCTTATCGCGCCGCCGCGATGTTGACGATGACGACGGTCCCGGTGGAGGATCACGGTCGTCGCGATAGTCGGCGTGCGTGAGGGCCGACTGGCCCGTGGCGGCCCACAGGGCAAAGTCTTCGCTGGCGCGGGCGTCGTCGAGGCCCTCGGGCACCTCCCACTCGGCGCCGACGCGCTCCAGCGCGCGCCTCACCCGCACCGCCGCCGGGAACTCGGAGCGCGTGCGGAACCACTCGTCGGCCGACAGGGTCCTCCCGTCGGCAAAGTCGCGCAGGGTCTGCTGCACGACGTCGTAGCGCACGCAACTACGCGACGAGGGCGTCGTGCGCTGGCGCCGCTGGGCGGCGTGCACCACCCATCCGTCGCCTACATAGACGCCCATGCGCGCGGACCGTCGGGCCGTCGACGGCGCGCCACAGGTTCGGCACGAAAGCACGTCGCCCTCGACGATGATCGACGACGACGGTGATGATGATTTCTGGCGGTGTCGGGCCGAGATGCGCGTGACGGCGCCGCCCTCGTGCGCGTCCGGCTCACGGTCTCTGCGTGGCGCGCGGGCGACCACCATCGCGCGTCTATCCTCGCCACTTTTTGATTGTGCGGTGGCACGACGATCGCCGTCGTCCTCTGACAGATCGCCGAGGGAATCGTCGCCATCGTCGGTCGAGGTCACGTCATCGAGGGCGTTGCTCGCGGTGGCGGCGGCGGTGCAGCGCCCAGACAGCATGGCGCTCTTGCGACGTCTACCACCGCCATGCCTCCTCTCGACGGGGTCGTGATTGGCGTCGTCGTCGTGTTTGCCGTCGTCATGATCAGCACCATCGACATCATCGTCGTCATCATCGTTTTGCTTTTTCTTTTCGGGTGATCGAGTGATGTCGACGACGACGGCAGCCACGGGCTGGCGCAACGGCGACGCCAGCGGACGCAGGGCATCGGCAGGCCCCGCGTGCGGATACGCCGCATCGTCGCCGGCGCCGTCGTCACTGTCGGTCGCCACATCAGACTCGTGCGTGCCTCCCGCCGGCCGGGGCGGTGCACGGGCGGCCGCGAGATCACGGCGTTGGCGGCGCGCGCGATTCTTGGACACGGCGGCCGTGGTTGTCGTGGTCGTTGTCGCGTCGTGGGCGTGGCCGCCGAAAACCACTCCTACGCCAAAGGGAGTCGTAGGGGCCTGCGAGTGCGGCGCGCCCCACCCCGACCACGCGGCATCGCCATCACTCATCTCTCTCTTTTGATTTTTTTTTCTTTGACGAGTCAAGGATCGGGCTCTCGTCGAGCGCGCCGTCCTTTTCCCCAAGAGACAGGTGCCTCTGTCTCGTCGTTGTCTAATCGGCGCACGCGCGCTCCCGGCTCTTTTGCACTGCGGTGCGCAGGCGACCGCGATCTGGGAGCCTTGTCTTTTTTTTTGCTTGATGGGCGCTTTTACGCGGGTCCGCCCCGAGGCAATGCCCCGTTTTGGGTGTGTATTTTCGCCGCCCCTCTTTTTTTCTGCCCTCTCTTTTTGGGGGTGGCATCGTATTTTTCATCTGTCCAGGGAAAACGGAGCCGACGGCCGCCTTATGACCGCAAGCGCCTTTGCGTTGGTTTCGTCAATCATTTGTCTCAAGACAACCGCAAAAGACATTGAGAGATTTGATGCCGCGCATGTTGCGGCAGACCGTCTCGATTTTCCTCACTTTTTCTCGTCGTCTTTACGAAAAAAGAGGAACACCAGGTCTCCTACAAAAAAAAGAGTCGTAGAGATGTCGCATTGCATCCTTTCTCTTTTTTTCCTATTTCCTCTTTTTCTATTTTTCTCTTTCCGGGAGCGTCGTGTGGTGGAGATGCGCGTGGCGATGGCGCACACGAAAAAGACACCAGGTGTGGCTGTTTTTTTTCTCGCAAAGGGCTGATTGCGGCAGCCAATGGCCGTCGCGTAATGGCAGACGGGGCGCCACACGCTGCGCACAGAGCAGAGGTCGGCTCGTGCGCCTCGACCACACAGAGCACTCGCCCGACTTCCCGCAGGCCTTTTTTCTCAGACGCTTTTCCCTCTGCCAGTATTCTCAGTCGGCATGTCCAACGCCGTTCCGGAACCGCGGCGCTCGCCGCTCGCCGCCGCCCTCGCCCTGTGTGATGGCATCGACGGCCGCTGCGACATGGACGCGCTCGCCGCCCAGGAAGACGCCTTTAATCGCGAGACCGTCTCCATTTTTATCGGCGACTGTCGGACGGCATTTGCTCGCTACGGCGACCAGTGGAACGCCCAGTTGGCCGAGCCGCGCCACGGTGGCGTACCTTATTGCTCCGCGCTACGCATCAAGACATCCAAGGGACGCTTCCTTTGCGTTGATCGCCACAAACCCGCCGTCGATGATACGCATGCGGCAGATTTGCTTCGCTCCCTGGCGCGCCCCGACCCGTCGCGCTTTGCGTTTATCTTGATCCGTGCCACTTGGGGCTGGACCGACGACGTGCACCCGCGCCCGTCGTCGGTCGTGGCAGTGGGACGGTCATGGCTGTCGGCCTGCATCGAGGACCTGGCGACACCACGCGACGGACCCGGACGGACGCAGGCCGCTTTGGACGGTGCATTCTGCGCGGCCGCGCAGATGCTGGCGCGCGCCCTCTTGGCCATTGTCGACGAGCGGTGTGGGTTCGCGCCGGATCCCGAGATGGCGCACGGCCTCGGCCCCGATCACTGGGCGCACAAACCCGCTGACGAACAAAGACCATTGGCGAGGTCTCCCATCAAGCGACGATGCCACGCGCGGGGCATGCTTGTGGCCTTTCTCTGCCTTTTGGAGCGCCTGTACGCCACGCCGGCCTTTTACGGCGCCGTCGTCGCGCCCTACGAGGCCGAGCGACTCGCCGCGCACACCGACCTCATTTCCTAAACCGCTCCTTCTGGTGGCTGCCCGTGCGTCGCGCGACGACCAAATAAAAAATCACTTGCAACAAAAGGATACCAAAAAAAGATATTACAATGTTTTCGAAAATTCTTTTTTTTTCTGTATGTCGCTTTTCTCGGTCCCGAAAAAATGGAGGGCAAGAAGAAGCGGCGAGCGGACCCTAACAATCGGCGGCAGGGGGAGGGACGATGACCGCATCAAAGTCGAGACCCGACAGCGGTCGCATAGGTCACGGTGGCGGCGGCGGCAGTGGCGACCACCAAGAGACACAGGACGGCAACAGCGACAATGTCGATCACGCCGCGGGTCAATGTCCTTGGTGCATGTTCGAGGGCGCGACAAAGGTCGACGAGGTCCACATAAACAAACGCGGCGTCCTGCGAGCGATTACGCCGCCAGACGATTTTGGCGACCATCGTCGTCGGCCCGTCGAGCAGGATGGCCCCGTCCACTCTCTCGACAAACATCGGCGACCTGTGCGTGTCGACGTCGATCCACCCGAGGAGCGCAGCAATGTCAGCGCGCCACGACGCTGCGCCGCTCGCGCGATCGCCATGGCAACCGACTGCAGCGCACCAGGCCTCGGCCAGCGTCGCATGGCGATCTGGCGCATGACCAAGATAGACCAGGGGGCGAGCGCCGCAATGAGGATCGTCGCCATTGTTGTCGTTGTCGACTGTGCTCTTTTTGTGCCATTGCGGTTCCGTTGGAGGGTGCCGACAACTCAAGCAGCGCCCCTGGTGGAGGTGCGCGGTCGACCAGAAACAGCCGGCGAGAGTGCGTCGGTCGACCGTCGCAATGAGTCGGCCCAGTCTTGCGGCAAAGGAATAGCCACGGTCGACGCGTCGACCGTCGGGCGGTTTGGGACGCTGAGGATGCCGATGCCCCAGCGGCGTAGTCTCACCGAATCGTATGAGTTCCATCTGTCGAGGGCAACGGAAGAGGGTCTTTTTTTTTCGTCGCAGCACGGACCACAGGCGACTTTGCTGCCTCTGGTATAGGCTATATTCTTTTTTTTTGGTGCCCTCTATGCAGGTTTGCCTCCATTGGGGCGCCGGCGCTCAACCGAGCACGTCCAATCGCCCCTTTGTTCCCATGTCGGCCTTTTCTTTTTTTCTCCCCGTTGCTGTCGAGGATACGCAGCAAAGGCCAGCCCGCGAACGGGCACCTGACGGCTTTGCGGTGATACGATTTTTCTTTTTTTTATTCTTTTTTCCGTCCCACCGTCGCCGCGCGGTGGTCGGCGCAAAAACTCGGTGTGTCTGTGGGGTCCGCGCAACATCAGCCGAGGCACCCGATGGATCTGGCAAGGATTTTGTCTTGCACCAATCGGTTGGATGCGACTTGGCACCCAAGAGATATCGATGCCGACCCAAAAAAATCGTGCGCCGTCGACGGGCCGACGACAAAAAGACAAGGAAAGGACCGCACGGAACCCACTTCAACGAAAAGACCGGCTTTTTGCGTCGCTCCTCTTGTTGTCGTCTTTGTCACGTGTTGCCTTTTATCCTGGATTTTAACTGGAAATTGTCCAGATTTATCCTTGATTTTACATGTATATATCCTGGTTTTTTGCGCAGTTTTGGCGACGGCGCGCGAGCCGCCCGAGCAAAGGTCCCGCCGTCGCGCCAGCATTCCCGGGCCTCTCTGCCAAACTCGCTCGCTTGTCTCTGGGGTTTGTCGGTGTGTCGCTCCCGCCCCATTCGCGCACGACCAATCTCTGTCGGATCCTCGCACCGTTTTCTCCTCTTTTTTCCGTGCCATTTCCGTAACCATTTTTTCCCGCGGCTGGCGACGGCGCGCTGCGTGGCCCCCGCGGCTCGCGTGGCACGCCAAGAAAAAACAGGGCAAAAAATTTTTCTCCGGACGGCTTCATGCGACCGGCCGATTGCCCTTTTTTCTTTTCTTTTTTGGTGCTGCCGTCGTGCGCCTGTGTCCTACCAATGGCCAGCGACTCAGGCTCTCTTTTTTTCCGGTATCCCTGCGCAAGATCCCGCGAAAATCGCGTTGATCGACTCCGTGCAAAAGAGACACGAAAAAGATTGTTGGGGGGGGGGCGTAAAAGTCCAGGGGGGCGGCGTCCCATCTGTGTGGATGCTTTATTGCTGGCGCGGCGCTCTCGTCGGCAACGGCTGACGATGCCGGCGAGAACATATGAAGGTCAGAGGCAAAGAGAGACACGCATTCACTCGACGAGGTCGGTGGCGGCCCGGAGCGCCGCAAGTTGATGGGGTGCTATAAAGGCGTGGTAGATGGCCGGCGTGGCTTCCATGCGCTCCAACAAGTTTGCAAAGACCACCAGCATCCCGCGCGCATGGCACCAGCGGCTGTCGGTCTCCCAACAACGACGCATTACGAGCCGATGATCGGCACCCATATCGCCCGTTGGCGGCGGAACGGCGCTGCGGGACATCCGTCGGTCGCCCATTTCGATCAGGGCATGCGCGAGGCGCTGTCCAGAGACGCAAAAGGCGGCGTCGAGCGAGGGGGCCTGCGACGACCTTGGGCCGTCTGGCGGCATGGTAAGATCCTCGACGCAGGCGGCAATCCATGTGCGATGTTCGTCGTCGGCAAGTTCAAAGTCCATCCAGTCGCCAAAATAGACGGTACTCACGATGCGTAATCGCAGCGGATTGTGGCAGACGGAGCGCATAGCCGACACCACGCGCTCGACGCGCTCCGGCGTCGGTAATTTGCGCGCCGCGGCGTCGAGTATGCCGGGATGGGGCGAGCGATCGGAGCGCAATAGGCGTAGCGATTCGTACGAGAGCGTAAAGCGATCATAGTATACCCTGATGTCGACCCCATGAATCGCGGCGCTGCCTCTTTCAAATTCCGCTTTGATGCGCTCGTCCCACGCGCCGACGTTGTCTCTCATCAGAGTCTCACACTGGACGACAAGGATCGCCAGAGTCTCTCTGTTGTAGGCGTCCTCCTGAGCCGCAAGTATGTCGAGGTCGCATCGACGATCGAGGCCAGTGCACGCCGAAAGGGCGGCGGCCAGCGGCGATGGCCGCCGTGCGCTGGGAGGCGGCAGTACGATGGCGGCGCTCATGGCGGTTTGCGGAAAGAAGGGCGTGCGGCGGCGACAATAAACCCATGCGCGCGTGTTTTCTGCCTTTTTTTTGTTTCGTGTCGGTTGTACCGTTGGCATCGCGCCTATTCGTCGCTTTGCGCGTCCAAAAGAGGACTAGCAAGACAGGGAAAAGACAACGCGCCGCGCGAGGAGCGGCGAGGCTCAAAAATCGTTTTTCAAAAGGAATGAGGAAAAAATCAAAAAAAAAGAAGAATCCTGATGGGAATCAAGGGCGCGGTTCGTTGTAGACCAGCCAGAGCACGACATCGATGAGCAGTTTGGCGACGCGCTGAGGTGTCGGAGCGCCAGTGAGGCCCTGGGTGTGCTGTCCGATTTCGCCGGGCAGTTCTAGCGGGCCGCCGCCAAAAATGGCCCGCGCCGGACCGGCGGCGTTCAATGCGCGCGCTGTAAATTGGGGCGCGGCGCCACGGCCACCGAGCATTGACCAGCCGCCAGACAGATTGCCGCCGAGCATCATGGACACGGGGAGCACCCAATTTCGCATGGCACCCATCAGCCGTTGGACCTCGGCATCGGGCACATAGCCGGCGTCGATCAGCGCGCGCGACACGCCCACCAGGTCGAGCAAGTTTGCGGCCGCGGCAAAGCGCAATAAGCCCTCGACGACGACCGGCGAGGCCATTGGGTCGGTGCCCGGCGGCACGCCGGCCCCGACCGCCGCCACAGAGATCAAGTCGTCGCGCTGAATGCCCAGTGCGTCGGCCACATTGTCGAGCACGGCGTCGGCGTTGGCCGGGTCGATGGCCGCGCGACCATCGGCCAATTGGTTGGCCCTGATCTCGAGAGAGCCAAAGGGCGGCTGCTCGGTCCACCAGGTGGCTGTCGCACGGGGCGGACCCGGAAAGGCCGCGGTAAGCGCATCGACGACGGCGGCCGTCGGGTACAGGACCGACCCGCTGTAACCGCACGCGTCATAGTGCACCGTGTCGCCGCCGCTCATGATGGCCGCGGCGATGAGGCGCGTGGGCGTATCACCCGGCGGCATGCCGGCGCGCGCGAGCAAGCGCACCGCGTCGGCCGAGCCGGCCTTGACGGCAAGCGCCAGAGGCGTGCTGTCGCCCGACAGCGCGTACCACGGGTTCGTGGGTCCGGCCGGGACGGGTCCGCTGGGATCCGCAAGCCGCACCAGGCGCGCGATGTCGTGCTCAGGAACGCGGAAATCGCGGCCGACGACGTCAGAGAGGAGTGCGGCCTCCAAGTTGTCGACGTCGTCGAGCACAGCGGCGCACGCCAGCGCCCTCTGGCACGTTGGCGCGTCGGGACAGACGCGAGCGCGTGCATCGCGCCTCGCGCGGTAGAGCGCCTCGCGCGCAGGACCCCTCATGCGCTGCGACACACGGCCGGCCTCGATCAGCGACGACGGGGGTACATAGTCCATAATCGTCGCGACCACCTCGGAGGGCAGGGACAAGAGACCGTCGCCGCCCGCCTCGCCTTCCTCCCCATACGAATCCAGATCCATGCGATCGGCGCCGTTGGCGGCACCGAGGAGGTCATAGAAGCGCTGCATCGTGCGGGACTGCGTCTCTTGTGGGGGTTTCCCCATAGAGGGCCCCGCCTTGCGCGTGCGCGCATCACTCTGTCCCAAGCAGCCAGAGGACCGGCCGGCAGGCTGCGCGGCGCTCGGGAAAAAAAGATGTGGGAAAAGAAGGGAAACAGACTGCGCCGTCAGGAAAACAAAAAAGGGCGAATCGACGTCGGTGCTAGGAAAAAGCACGAATGGCGATCGCCTAAGCCCGCCGCGGGGACCTACACAGGACATAAAAGAAGGCCCCACGCCACCGGCCACCACTACCACCACCAACAGACACGGCCAAGAGGACGGCCAAATTCCAACCGCCCGTACACGCACGCACAAACAAACAGGCACCGCTACAATGAAGGTCATACGCAGGTCGACGGTGGGCATCAAAGAGACGTGGGGCAAGTTTTCCGAGGTGCTGCCGGCCGGTCTGCACTTTTACGTGCCCGTGGTGTCGAGGGTGACCGTCGTGCCGACGTGGACCGTCACCAAGGCCTACTCGATGGGCGTCAAGACGAGCGACAATGTGTTTTGCGATGTCTCTCTGTCTGTCGGCTACCGCGTGGCCGACCCCGAGCGCGCCTTTTACGAGATTGCCGACCACGGGGCCCTGGTCGACGCGCAGGTCTTTAACTCGCTGCGCGGCGTGGCGCCGCGCTTTGGCCTCGACGCCCTCTTTGCCGCCAAGGACGAGATTCAGGACCAGGTGGGCGAGCGGCTCAAGGGCGCCCTGGCGCGCTACGGCGTCGCCGTCGACTCGGTCATGGTGACGTCGATCGAGCCCGACCGCGAGGTGCGCAAGGCCATGAACGACATCAACGCGGCAGCGCGCCAGCGCATGGCCGCTCTGGACCGCGCCGAGGCCGACAAGTTGCGCATCGTCAAGGAGGCCGAAGCCGAGGCCGAGCGCAAGCGCCTCCAGGGCGAGGGCATCGCGTCGATGCGCAAGGCCATGCTCTCGGGCTACGAGGAGGGCATCACGGGCCTCGCCCAGAGCCTGGGCCTCTCGCCGCAGGACGCCATGGTCGCCACCATGGTCACCCAGTACATTGACGCGCTGGAAAAGTTGGCGTCGAGCCCCAACGCCAAGACCGTCCTCTACTCGTCGGACGCCGCCGGCGCCGTGACCAACCTCGGCGGCCAGTTTGGCGCGCTCTTTGCCGACACTGCCTCTGCTCCCGCGGCCAAACTGCCCAAGGCCCAGTAGCGTTGCATGCGCTAGATCGTTGTGCCGCCGCCACCGCTGCCGCGGTAAGGCGCGCACGCGTACAAGAGCGAGCGCGTCCGTCTTTTTTTTTTTGACTTTTTTTTCTTCCTCCTTTTTCTCATGAATACAATAGGCTCTTTTTGATAGGCCATGTTTTTTTCTGGGGGTTTCGCCCTTTTGCGTGCACGCCCGACACTGCCGTCGGTATGGCACGCAAGGGGACCATAGCCTCCCGGCCTTTTCCGTGTAGTGCCCCCTGTCCACGATGGCGCCCAATCGAAAAAAAGGGAGGCCAGGGAAAAAATAGTCGGCCCCTCAAGGCTACTTTGCATGGGCGCGAGGCCGCTTAGGGCCGCTTGCGAGTTGCGTGTCCCTCTTGGTGGGGCCTGCGCCCTGGCCTCACACCCCAATAAAAGGCAGCCACGCCCAAACCGTCCCGCTCCACTGGCTTCCTTTCCGGCGCATAATAACCCAAAAGAGCAGCAGAGAGAAAAAAAAGAAATCACGAAACAGGCCGACAAGGAAAAAGGGAAGAAAAGGTCGCTAATCATTTCTTCCTCTTTCTGTTGGTTTGTCCATCGCGTCGCCCGCCCTTGTCCAAAGTGCGGTGTCGCCGTATTCGGCGCGGGCAAGATGGGCTTTTATATGCATATCAGAAAAAAAAAGAAGACAAGGATACATATGGACGACGCCGTGGTCGACCTCTTTTTGTGTGGCGCCGAGGCATCCGAGCCACTGGAAGCGCAGACTGCGCAGGCAGGCAGAGACGGCGCCACGGACGTGTCGTGTGGCCCGCTGGACCGCCTGCCGATCGAGGTCATCGCGCACGTCCTCAACGGCCTCGACTCTTGGGGTCGGCCCCTCCTCGACCCATTGTGGCGCTTTGCGGCGCGGGCCACATGCCGGCTGTGGCGCGACGTCGTCGGCGCACCGACGACTGCCGAGGCGCGCTCCATCGCGCGCGCATGGCGCCGCGGACGCGTCGACAGGAGGGGGCGCGTCACGTGCCTCTGTGCGCCGTGCACGCACAACTATGGCGGCGGGCTCAAACGGTTGGTCGCCACGGGTCGCCTGGTGACGGCCACGTGCATCGTGGCCCTCGGCGCTCGCTGGCATCTCAATGATCATGACGGCAAAGGCAATTGCGAGTCGTTCGAGGCGTCCTCGTGGTGCGCTTTGCCTCTTCCCGATCAGGACGTGGCCCTGTGCATGGCGTTGGCGGCGCCCACGCGCGAGGCCGTCGACCAAGTCGTGCGCGGCCGTCTTGCGCCCTTGTTTGCGTGTGATGCCGACGGTCACTGTCCGGTGCGCGCGATCGAGCGCGCCGACTTTGACTATTGCAAGCGAGTCCACGAGTATCACGGCAACACGGGCACGCACGTCGACATGGACGGTCTGGAGCACGACGACGGCAAGACCCTCATTCTCGATTTGCTCGTCGTGGCGGCCCGCCAAGGCCACACAACTCTGTTGGCCTCGCTGGTCGCGCATTCCGAGCACGCGCGCGCTGTCGCACGCGATGCCAGCGATGCGCTCACCTACTATGCGTGCCACGCCGACCGCGCCGACACGATCGCATGGATATTGCGCAACGTCATCGGCATGGAAAAGAGCGCGCCGTCGAGCGACCTACCCCCGTCGGCGCCGTGCGCTCCTCCTGTTGCTCTGCATCCGGAAGATCACGGCATGGGCGGGGTGTGGGAGGTGTGGAGGGCCATCGCCCGATACGATGCCGTCGACGTGATGACCATGGTCCTCGACGCATTTGGCCCGCATGTCGCGACGTGTCCCGACGTGTGCGACGCCATCTGGGCACCGGGTACCGCGCACTGGCAGCGATGTGCGGCCCGACACGGATCGCTGCGTGTGCTGGAACTCTGCCGCGCTCGGGGGATCGTCCCAGACTTTGACATGGTCTTGGGCGCAGCCGCGGCGCGCGGCCAAGGCCGGGTCGTGCGGTGGGCGCTCACCTGCGTCCCCGTCGCCGAGCCGGCGGTCTGCGTCAACGTCTACTTGACGGCGTTGGGCATGGCAGCAAGCGATGACGCCCGCGGGCGCGACCGAGACGGCGCTGACCTTGCCATCGATCTCTTGTGCGATGCCATACGCCGGGCGCACGTCTCGCACTCTGATGCGGTGCGAACAGCCGTCGCATGGTGGCGAACCGCAGGCTGGCGATCGTGGGGTAGGACCGGGCGCAACTGCGCCTCGGCCGTCCGCGTGGCCCAGCGTTGGCACGACCTCTTGCTCGACGGTCTGGCTTCCGGCGACGCGCTCGGCCTCTTTCGGTCGGCCGTCGACGATTTGGACTACAAGGTGCTCGACGCTGCCGTGTCGCTCTTTGCCGGCCATCGTGCGGCAGAGGGTATCGATCTATGGGCCATGGTCGTCGATACCCTGCACGCGAGCGGAACGGCCATGCGGCCCCATCGGCGGCACTACAAGTTCAACCCGTACGGGTCGCCACCGTCCCCGCGGTTCAATCGCCCCCTCCACAGCCGCGATTTTCAGCCACTATCGCGGACAGTGCCCGCCGATGCGGTCATTCGTCAGATGCATCAGGAGCACGCCGCCAAGATGGCCATGTTTTTGGCCTCGGTGTGCGCGCACCGGACGCGCGTGGCGTTGGCGACGCGCGCCCAATGGCGGTCCCTGTGTGTCGTCGGGCCGATCGGCATAGACCGCCTGCCGTCCGTCGACATGGGCCGTCCGATGGCCATGGCCCTACCCGCGTGGTTGGACGAGCGGGGCCTGCTCGCTCGTCCCTCGTGATCCCTTTTTGTTTTTTCTCTGTCTCTCCTCTTTCTCTCACTCTTTGCCGGCGGTTCGATAGACGGCTCGACCGACCCGTAAAAAAAAGAAGCGGGTTTGTGCCTCTTGGCCGTGCCGTATGGCGTCTCTCCTTTTTCCTTGTCGCACTGCGACCACAACACCAGAATTTTAAGAAGGAGAGGGGGCAGAACAATGCCAGGTCAAGTTGGCCGCATGATTGACGGGGTTGGCCAAGTTTGGCGGTTGTGCCGTTCTGTTTTTTTGGTCGCGTCTCTTTGCGCGTCGCCGCGACGGTGAAAAAGGTGCCCTCGTCGCCTTTTCTCGTGCACCGCGCCTGCAATCGTCCTGGTCGGGTCGTCCTTTTTGTGTCGCACGTCCGTACGGCAAACACCAGGCGATCCACTATGCCGTGGTACCTCGTTGGACGATGTGACCAGCGGAAAAGGGTAAAGGGGGCCGTCACCAGGGCAAGCACGCGCCCTTTCTGCCGTCGACAGACACCGGGCGCTCTCACCGACGCAGACGACGCCTAAAAAAAAGGGGACAATAACCCGCCCTGCATTTTTTCAGCGAGGGGACTTTTAGAAAAGGAAACAAGTGCCATGCAGGACGACGACAGGCGTGCTCGCTACTCGGACAACCCTAGTTTTGGTCGGCAGGGTTTCGATGATGACCGTGCCTTTGACGATGACCGCATCGTCGACGACAGCGGCGGCGGCGATACGGACGAGAGGGGCTTGCTGAGCCTGCCGCCCGAGATCGTGTCTGTGGTGATTCAACTTGTGGCGCGCGGCGACGTGCGCAGCCTGGCGCAACTGTGTGCCAGCAGCAGGACCCTAAAGGGCTTTTGTGCGACGCCCCTGATACAGCGCGACGCCATCGACCCCACCGTAGCGAGCCTCATCCCCGCACCGGCTCTTGGGGGCGGCGCGCTCGTGTCGCCTGCCGACGTCGTGGTTGCCTATCGCCGCGCGCTCGTCCTCGTCCCCGCCGTCACCCGCCACGCCCTCTTTGCGACCGCCACGGGTGGCGAGGGCAGTGGATTTACGCTGCCCATGCCGGGAGGACCGCCACCGCGGCCGCGCGCCGTCCGGCCGCCGCTCAGCGCCTTCATGGACCCCGTCGAGTCAGCGCACCACTTTGCCACTCTGCTGACTTCCAACGACGTCTTCAACATTGAAGTGCGTGACAATGCCACTCGACCATTCCGCACGACGACCGTGCGCGGCTCGCCCATCGTGCCCGACGCCCGACAGCGTGAGACGATCAACGGTGCCCTCACACAGTACGCTGCCGATTTGGGCATCGTCTACCCTGTGTCGCCCGACCTCTTTGGCGTGTTCCCCTTGGCCGCCAGGCACGTACGGCAGATCCCGGTGCGCGGCATGACGTCGACGGTGCTCGCGCTCGGCGTCCCGACCCTCATTCGCGATATCGTCGACGACACGCTCGGTCCCGACGCCCTTTCACCCCTGCCGTAGATGTGGCGGCAACGCGACCGCTGGGGACCCGTGCGGATGCCACCGGCACAGACCTACCTCTGGGATGGGGCGTTCTCTCTTTCGTCTCTCTCTCTCTCTCTCTCTCTCTCTTTTGTATATTGTCTTTTTCATGTCAGTGGTCGTCACCAATGGGTTTGGCATCTTTTTTTAAATAAAAAAAATGTCGGTCGCGTCCCTTGCGCGGTGCTGGCCAGGCCGTGCGCGCCGGGTTTCAAAGGCGCGCCACTGGCGGCCGCGCTTCTCTGCACTCGGTCTCACACGCGCCGTAAAACCCAACCACGCCAGAGGGGCAGAGTCGGATGTGCGCGCGCTTACGGACTGCGCCCAATGACATACCACAGGGTGCCGTCATTTTGGAGGGTGACGGCCTCGCCGGGCGCCAGCGCGAGGACCCCGCCGGGCGCGTCAAACAGGGTCCCGCCCTCGATGTCGGCCGACGCCGTGGGCGAGACGTTCTTGACCACGACGACCTTGCCGCGGTAGAGCACCTGGCGGTTGACGGCGGCCGGGTCTTCGAGGAGGAGCGCGGGCGGCGCGGTCCCACCCAAGAGCACAGTGCCGTCGCTGTCGCCGAGGTATTGCCGCGCGCCGGCCTGGTCCGAGTCGAGCGCGCGCACGCCCGTGTAGAGGCCGCCGGCCGCCGTCACGTTGCCGCCCTCGGAAGAGGCCACGTAGGTGGCGTTGCCGCGCACGGGCGGCACAAAGCCGAAGCGCATGCGCGCGCCCACGACGGTAGCCGACGACCCGAGCGCCTCGGCACTGGCCAGCACGGCCGAGCCCAACGGCACGGTGGCGAGGTCGATCACGGCGCCCGACGAGTGCACGACTGAACCGGGTCCCACGCGCGCAAACACGACATCACCGCGTACGGCGCTATTGTCAGCGCCGACGGGCACAACCGCCGTCGTATCCTCATCGGCCGCGACCTTGGGTGGGATGGCCCTAGCGCCAACCAGGGCAGACGGCCGGCTGCGGTGAGGCGGCGCCGGCAGCGACACAGAGGCGTCGTCTGAAAGGATGGCCTCGAGGACATAGGCCGTGGTGTCGCCCGTCTGGTAGATGGCGGCGTCCGTGTCGGCCGACAGGACGGCGATGGCCTCGGTGGGCGCGCTCGGTCCGACCGTGACATCGATCGACCCGCCAAAGAGGTCAATGCGCGCGCCGACGTCGGCCGCGATCGCCGCGAGACCCACCGACGGCGAGAGGGCCACCTGGACGGCGACGCGCTCGAACACGGCGCGCACGCCACGCACAAGCACGACGGCGCTAGGGCCCGGTCCGATGCCGGTGAGATCGGCGACGATCGCGGCGTCGACGAACACGGCGCGTCCCTGCGATCGCGCGGATGCGGGTCCGACGTCCACGACGGCGCGCGACCCTCGGGCTCTGGCGCCGGCGAGGGCTTCGATCGACACGGACGCCAGCACGCTCTCGTCCTGCCCGAACAAAATACCGCCATCGCCGCCCGTTAGTCGCCCCGTTTTCTTTTTCGCCCCTGTCGGCGTCGCCAACGACCACCGTAAAAAAAAAAAGAACAAACAACCGCGGCCGCGAACAGCGACCGTCGACATAAACAACGCCAGGGCAAAAAGGCAGGAGAGATGTAAAAAAGAAAAGATAAAGAAAAAAGGAGATGTAAAACAAAGAAAAGAAAAGAAAAAAGGAGAGGGCAAACAGGCGCGTACGTGGGCACCGGTGAGGACTACGGTCACGGCCGGCAGCGAGGGCGAGCGCACCGAGAGGGCCTCGAGGCGTCCGCTGCCCTCGACGACGACCGAACCGACGACAATGGTGCACGCGCGCCCCGCGCCCACGAGGCCGATGCCCGGCGGCAGGACGACGTCCTCGGCGTAGACGCCCGGCGCGGCGCGCACCGTCCACGGGACGACGCCCAGCGAGGGTGTGGCGGGATCGGCGGCGACGGCCGTCGCTAGCGGCGACAGCCCGCGTATGGCGTCGACGGCGCCCTTGACGGTGCGATAGGGCCGCGCTGGATCGTAGAGACGACCGCATGCGTCGCCGCGCGACATGACGCCATCGACAAAGGCCGTCTGGGCCACACGGGTGCCGTGGGGTTCACGCCGACCGCGCGTGTCTGCGGCTCCCGTGTGCATCGCGGTCGGTTGTCCTTTTTTCCCCTTTTTCCTCTTTTTACTTTTCTCTCTCTCTCTCTCTCTCTCTTGTTTGGTGATTGCCCACCGAGCCCTTTTTGTTTTTTGGCCGAGACGCAACAGGCGGCTGCTTCTTTTTATGCCACGGCCAAACTCGTGGTTCTTTTGCCTGTGTTTGGGCGCCCTTTGCCTCGCTCTGGGTTCTGTATTTTTTTCGTGTGGCGGCGGCCGCGGCTCGGTGCTTGCGTCGACGCCGGCTGCGGTCTTTTTCGTGCAAAAAAGAAACAAGAGAAAAAAGGAAAATGCAATTCTGGGCGGTGCCTCGGTATGCCGCTGCCCCCCGTCCCGCGCGTCCACTCGCTGCCCCTCCCCTTTTTTTTGGGTGGCGTCGGTGTCTCTAGGGCGACGGGTCCCGCGCGTGCCCTTTGCGCGCATGGGGAAAAAAGGCACCGTCTGATAGGGCCGGCACCAAAGGTCCCCGAGCCAGTAGAGCGGGTCTCCCTCGAAAAAAAGAGAAACGAAAAAAAGGGCAAAAAAATCGGACGGCGCGCTTTTGTCTCGGCCCCACCGACAACGGCCACGGCAACAATAACCACCATACAACAAACAAAAGAAAAAGGGACGCGGCATGGACGACCGACTCGCGCCGACGCGTCCGGCCGCCGAGCGCGACCGCACGGTCCGAGAGGCGTGCGGGATCGTGCTCGGCGATCGATTCATGTGCGTCCGCTGCGCGACTTCGGCGCTGGGTCGCGGGTTTTGGCCGCCCACGGCGCGCTTTGTCGCGGCGCCCGGCGCCGCCGTGTGCGGCGCATGCGGCCAGTGTGCCGTTCCCGCGTTGGATGGAGATGACGGCAACGCGGGGCCGTGCCACGTGGGCGCCCCCGCAGAAGTACCGACTTTTCGCGCGACCGGCGACGACGGCGGTCCTGGCGGCAGCGATGGCGACGGCAGCCGCGCCCCGCCAGCGCCCGCGCGGCGCTACACGTGCACGTTCATGTGAGAGCGCCCTCACGGCGCCCTCGGGCACTGGCGGCTCGATTTGGTGGCGCCGCACAGGACAAACCAAACCCGTGGACGCGCACCGAGCCTGCCGTCTTCCGCGCCCCCATCGAGGACCACCTGCCGCTGACGCCCCTTGCCGCCCGCCCGCCCTTTATTTTCCCTCTCTCTTTCTTTCTTCCAACGATGGAGACCCCGCTGGTGACGCCCGTCGTCGAGGCACCCGTGGCCACCACCACGACGACCACCGTGGCGCGACGCAGCAATACCGTCTACTGGGTGGCGCTGGGCATCGCTCTGTTGATCATCCTCGTCATCGTCGCCATCTACGTGTGGCGAAGGCAGAGAGAAAAGAAGCCAGCGTCGACCTAGAGAAAAAGAGAGATTGCCGCCCGCCTCGTCTTTTCTTTTTGCCCGCCTCGTGTGCCTGTGCGGCGCTTCGACAGGCACCTTTTTTCCCTCGCTCCCCACTTTTTTTTATCCATCTCTCTGTTTTTTCCGGCGCCGGCGCCGACGCGACGCCGACATTACCGAGATGAAAAGAAGGGGCTGCTCAATAAACAATCGGGCGATCGTCTGAACAAAAAAAACACTAGTCTTTTATGTGCGCGCAAGGAAAACAAGAGGGAGAAAAGGCCCTCAAAAAACACAACACACACAAAAAAGGATGAAACCCGGCCGACCCGGACGCCCTCTTTCCTCTCTTTGCAACCTGGCCGCGTAGTCGCTCATTTCTTTTCGTTGCTCTTTCTCGTCCCCCTTTGTGGCCTGCGGTGCCCTTTTTTTCTTGGCCTTCTTCCCTCCGTTTTTCCCTTGTCGCACGCCCAACCGATTCTTTGTTTTGTCTCTGCCTGTGCCTTTGGGGAGAGAAGCGCAGGAAAAATAAATCGATATTATTGATCAATAATAATAATAATAATAATCAAAGAGGGTCCAAGGGCGAGGCGACGGCAAAGGGGGCGGACCGAGCCGCGACGACAAACCAAAACTGTGCCGCGCAATCGGCGCGCCCACACGAGGCGTCTCGATCGAGAGATGAGGAAAAGAAAGGGATCACGCGCCTGCGGTGCTATCGCCGGGCATTTCTCTCTCTCTCTCTCTGCTCCTTGTCGTTGGGCGTGCAAAAATGCATAAATGTATAATCTCCCTTTTCGTTTTTTCGCATTTATTTCCTTTTGCAAATGTGTTCTCGGGCGAGGCGGGTCACGTCACCCGTGCGCCGCCATCCACACACCTACAGTGCGCGCACGCGCAACAAAAGGAAAGAGGGGGGGGGGGAGAGCAGCGGCGGCAGCGGCCTAGTGGTGGTAGGCCTTGCGCTTGGCATCGCTCCAGAAGGTGGTGTCGGACCAGTCCTTGTGCTTCTTGTTCTTCTTGTCGGCGTGCTTGTACTTCTTCTTGTGGTCCTGGTCGTCGTCATCCTCGTCGTCCTCGTCCTCGTCATGGTCCTTCTTCTTCTTGTAGTCGTCGTCGTCCTCATCGTCGTCCTCCTCCTGGTACTTGTGGTGCTTCTTCTTCTTGTAGTCCTTCTTCTTGTGGTCGTCGTCGCTGTCGTCCTTGTTGTCGATGGCCTTGTGGACGGCCTTGTAGACCAACTTCTCGATCAGGCACTCGTCGATGACGGCGTCCTCGCCCTTGGGGCCGCGAGGTCCGCGCGGGCCGCACTCGCCCTGGTCGCCCTTGGGTCCCTTGGGGCCGCGCGCGCCCGGGCAGCCGTCCTCGCCCTTGGGGCCACGAGGACCCTTGTCGCCCTTTTCGCCCTTGGGGCCACGCGCGCCGTCGCAGCCGTCCTTGCCCTTGGGGCCCTTGGGTCCACACGGGCCGCAGGGTCCGCACTTGCCGCAGTCGCCCTTGGCGCCCTTGTCGCCCTTGTCTCCCTTTTCGCCCTTGGGACCCTTGTCGCCCTTCTCGCCCTTGGGACCGCGAGGTCCGTGGCAGCCGGGTTCGCCCTTGGGGCCGCGAGGCCCACAGGGTCCGCAAGGTCCGCACTTGCCGCACGGGCCGGGAGCGCCCTTGTCGCCCTTGGGGCCACGAGGACCCTGGCAGCCGTCCTCGCCCTTGGGGCCGCGAGCGCCCTTGTCGCCCTTTTCGCCCTTGGGGCCGCGCTCGCCGTCGCAGCCGTCCTTGCCCTTGGGGCCGCGAGGACCCCGAGGGCCGCAGGGGCCGCACTTGCCGCAGTCACCCTTGGGACCGCACGGGCCGCACTTGCCACAGTCGCCCTTGGGTCCCTTGGGGCCGCGAGGACCGACGGGCCCGCGCACGGCGCACACCTTGATGCACTTCTTGTCGGGACACTTGTCATAGTCGTGCTCGTCGCTGTCGTCATCGTCGTGCTTCTTGTGCGCCTTCTTGGCGTCGTAGTGCTTGACGTCCTTCTTCTTGTTGTAATAGTCCTTCTCCTCGTCGTCCTCGTCGTCCTCGTCATCGTGCTTGTAGGCGACGCTGCGGTCCTCCGAGTACCAGTCGTCATCGCGCTTGTAGGCGGCGTGCTTCTTGTTGTAGTGGGCCATGGCTGGGGGAGGAGGAGTGAGGGAGGTGGTGGGTGCGGTTGTCGTCGGAGGGGTGGGCGCCGAGGAGGGATGTGTGCGTGTAAACCGTTAACCTACGAGGCCCGTTCGGGCTTGATCGCGCGACGATCGGCCCGCGACGGCGCGCACGCCGCCCGACCGCTCGCTGTCGCCCGCCGCCACCCTCGCCCTTGTCCCCCCCTTCCCCTCGGCGCCCGCCCTTCCCCTCGGCGCCCGCCCGCCAGCCTCGCACAAAATTGGAAACAAAAAAAAGAAATAAAAATAAATAAAAGAGAAAAATGTATTAAAATGATAGAATAAAAAATAGATTATGGGTTGCGTTTTTCCTTTATGGTTTGTGTTTTTTTTCTGCTTTTTTTTTCCTACGCATCCTCGTGGGCGTGCCGCGCGCGCGTGCGCGTCACGAAAAAGAGACGAGACGAACCAAAAAAAGGCCCTAGAGGCGTGCCTCGCCGCCGCCGCCGCCGCCGCTTTATATGCTCCTCAACGTCAGCAGCACAGCGGCCGTTGAGCGCCCGGGAAGCAGTTGGAGCACACCTCGACGAGGCGCTGGTAGGCCTGGAGCGCGAGGGCCTGCGCGGTCGGCGGGAAGGTGCCCGGCGCGAGAGTGGCGAGGAAGGTGAGCAGCGCGTTGAGCGCGATCACGTCGGGCGCGAGCGCGGCGCCCGAGGCCGTGCGGCACGCCACATAGGCCGTCGCGTTGGCGACAAAGAGCGCGATGGCGGCGGCGGTCGGCGCGGGCGTGCTCACGAGGGCGAGCAACTGGGCGGCGAGCGCCGAGCAACCGATACCGCACGTCTGCGCGCTCGACGGGAAGCACGGGTCGGGACACGGGGCCGGCAGCGCCGGCGGGATCACGATCTCGATCTCGATCTTGTTGCCGCAGCCGTGCTTGTCGTGGTGGTGCTTCTTTGTCTTCTTGTGCTTCTTTTGGTCGTGGTGGTGGTGGTGATGGTCTGCCGCCTTCTTGTGCACGTATGTCTTGTAGATCTCGGTGCACGAGTCGCTCGCGCTGTCGGGCACCACATAGCATGACGACGACGAGGACGACGACGACGACGGGCACGAGTCGTGGTGCTTCTTGTGGTGGTGGTGATGCTTCTTCTTGTGGCTCTTTGTGCAAAAGCACTCGACCTCGATGCGCTGCGTGGGCAGGGGCCGCTCCTTCTTATGGCAGGGGTCTTGCTGGCGGGGGAAACCGGCCGCGCACGGCTGGCAGCACGCGCCATTGGTGACGGGCCACACGGGAATGGACATGGTGAGGTGGATGGGCGGGCGGGCGGGTTTCTCTAGTCGCTGGAGGATCAGGCGCGCTGCGATCACGGACGGCACGCGAGGGGAGGCGGCGACGGCGACGGCGGTACGCTCCCGCGAGAGAATGTCAAACAAAAAGGAGCGAAAAGAAAAAGGAGACGCGCAAGGAGGAGAAAAAAAGGCAGGAGGAAAAAAGGGAGGAAAGAACGCACAGGGCGAGCACGGGTGGGGGGTGGACGAGGCGGGCTCTGTCTTGTCCTGGTGGTCGGGCTTCTTGGCGCGCCGTCCGACGAGCGCCGACGGGGCAGTCCGCCCCGCGCCCCGGCGACGACGACCTCGCCCGCGCGCATGTCGCCCGCCCGACCGCACGGTCCGCACACACCTGCGCGAACCGCCTCCCTCTCCTCGGTGACTCACCCCGTTCACGCGCACGCTTTGCCGTTCCTTTTTTTTTTCTTCCTAAACCAAGTCAAAAAAAAAAGAAGAGTGTTTCCACGTCCTTTTCCTCGCGGATGTGTCTCTGTCTTTGTGTGCTCCTTTTTTCCCTTCTGTCTTTTCCTGGTTTGTGCGAGGCGGTGCCCCGCAACTTGTTTTGCATGCTCTCTTCTTCTTTGATTTCCACCCCCGAGGCGGCTGGCGAGGGCTGCGCGAGTCCCCGACAATACGTGCCGGCGCCTGCAAGGGGAAAAAAATAAAAGAGAGAGAGAGAGAGACAGAGACAGAAAGAGAGAGAGAGAGAGAGAGAGAGAGAGATGTTGGCACGTACCGCGCTGTGGCTCTGTCGTCGCGCGCCCGAGCGTAGAGACGAAAGCCAAAGGGGAAAAAGGCAGAGGCCGCCCGCACACCCCGCTGCTGATTAACCGCCCACACAAAAGTCGACGGTCGCTTTGCGTGTCCTTTTCTTTTTTTTTTCCCTGTATCGCGTGCCTCCCCCATCCCGTACGCCCAACTCTTTTGTTGGCGGCGGCGCGGTCCCTTTTCGCCTTTTTTTTCCATATCGCGCGGCCAGGCGATGGAGGAGCCGGGCGCGCGGTTCGCGCAGCGTGGCCGCCCCCGCACAGAGGCGGCCGACCAGCCCGGCCTGGAGCCGCGTCGTCGGCGCCCGCGCATCGATTACGGGCGATTGGGCTTGGCGCTGGGTCGCGCCGAGCCGGCGACGGTCGCAGAGGCGACCGCACGACTGCCTGCGCTGCGCGAGACAAGGACGGCAACGCCGCTGCCGGTGTCGCCGGCGTCGAGGCCGCAGAGCCTCGCCCAAGCGCTGCCGCCCGAGTTGCTGGTCGAACTTTTGGAGCGCATGCTGGTGGCGGGCGGCAGCGCGCAGGTCATCGGCCTGTGCGGGTCCAACCGCGAGATCGGGCGCCTCTGCCAGGAGACCGTCATCAACGCGCGCACGCTGGGCCTGCCGCTGACCCAGGACCGCTACCGGCTGATCGACGCGGCGCGCGCCCTCGCCACCAGCGCGCGGCGTTGCATCCTCTGGGCGTGGCTGCTCGCCGCGCAGAATCTGATCGACATCGAGACGCGGCGCGGCGCGTACACGCCCGCGCAACTGGCACGCCTCGGACGGCGTCGCGTCCAACTCGCGCAGCACACCGACCTGAACCGGGTGTTTTACAACGACCTGCTCCTGTGGGCGACGAGCCGCTCGCCCGAGGACATGCCGCCGCGCGCGCGCGACGTCATCGGCAACGAGCGCACGCGCCCCTACCTCTGGCGCCAGTTGGTCGCGCGTGCCTATGGCGTGCCCACGGGACCCACGCCCTATGGCATGGCGCCGTACCTCTACGCCGACCCGCGCGATCCGCGCTCGACGCTCGTGCCCTTGAGCGACGACGCCGGGCGCGGCCCGCCGCTGCTGCCGCCGTGGGTCATCCTGCTCGACGAGGTGGAGACCCGCCGCGCCATCGGTGCCGGCTGGTTCCCGGCCGACTTTGACCGAATGCGCCTCGACCAACGGCAGGCCCTGGTGCAGACGCCCGAGTATGCCGCGCGTGCACGCGCGCGCATCGTCGGCGCGCTCACGCAGGCGCTCGACGACACCCAACTGGCCGGGTCCGATTGCGCCCGGCGGATCTTTGACCTGTTTGACGTGCGCGTGTTTGTCGCGCCGGGCGCGCTCCGCGTGAGCCACTATGCCTCGATCCGGCGTCGGCCCACCGACGTCTGGCCCTATGACCCCATCGACTATTGGGCCGCGTGATCCGCCGACCATACCGACCCGGCCACAGAGAGGCCCCAAGGAGACCATGTGCGCGCGCTACACACGCATATGAAGAGAGGGGGAAAAAAAAGAGGACGTCAAGGCAGGACACGCAGTCGAGGAATCGCGCGGTTGGGTCCCCCTCCTGCACACCGCCCGTGTCGCAGTCGTCTCCCGCGCGCGCGCGAGCGATCCCATCGAGTGGACGTGGGCACGGGCGCACGCCGCCCACTTTTGGGCGATCCCCCGCGCGGCGCCATTTCCGCGACGCACAAGGAGCAAAGAGATCGTCCCGCGCGCACGCGTACGTCACCTGCCTGCTTTTACAAATCAAGTCGGACCCGCCGCCGTACCGCCACACCACGCGCAAAGAGAGGGGAGAAAAAAGAGGAGAGGAGCGGGAAAAAAAAAGAGAGACAGGCAGACATCCGCCGACGGGAGGGAGGAAAAGAGTCGCCCCCCATCGACAAAGGGAAAGAACTCGCGCACGATTTCCCCTCTTTCCCCTATCATCCTCTCCTCCCTCGGCTCGATCGGCCATCCAACGACGACAACAGCAACAACAACGACAACAACGACAACATGTCGCTCGTGCCGATCCTGCCGGCGAGCCCCGACTGTATCAATCGTCTGACCCTTGAAAACCCCGACCTCGCCTACGTGTTTGGACCCGACGCGGTGCGCGATCCAGCGGCGCAGGCCTTTCGCTCGCTGCTGGGCGTCACGGGCGCCGGCGCCGACTGCGACCAGATCCTGGCGGCGTTGAGGGCGCGCCGAAACCAGATCGAGCAGGGCGCCGCGACCATCGCCGGTTCCGCGGGCGGCGGCGTGGGCGCGCTCTTGCGCCAGCAGCAGCGCGACGAGGCCCTGCTGGCGGCGTCGGCCGTGGGCGCCAGCCTGACGGGCCTGCCCGTGGGACCGCGCGGCGCCGACGCCATCGACGAGTTGGCGCAGCAGGCCTGCGCGTCGGGCTGGGCCAACGCCACGCGCGACCAGGTCAACCTCATCTACGACCGGGCCATAGCGCGCGGCATCCCCGGCGCGCGCTCCATGACGCTCGCGCAGGTGTGCACCGCCATCGCGGAAGAGGCGGCCGAGGACGCGGCCGAGGAAGTGGCGGCGGCTACCGCGGCGGCTGCTGCGACCCCTCCGCCGCCGCTTGCCCTGTACGGCACTGCGGGGGCGGCGGCGACAAACCCATACTATTATGCGGGGGCGCCCTATGCCGCCCAGGCCGCGCCCTGGTACGGCCCCTATGGCGTGGCCCGCTCGCCCGCGCCCTATGTGCCGCCACCGGCACCCTCTGCGGCGGCCGAGGTCGCCGCGGCCGACGCCGAGGCGACGGCCAGGGACGCCCGGAACCAGGCCCAGGCCTATGACAACCTCGCGCAGCAACTCCGACTCCAGAGCGAGGCCACGGCCGCGCAGGCCGCCGAGGCCGCCGCGCAGGCCGCCCAGGCTCGCACCCTTTCGCAGGTCCAGCGCGGCATCGCCACGGCGACCATGTCGCGCCAGGCCGGCGCCGCCCCGCTCTACGGGGCCAACCGGGGCGCGAGCGCGTGGTGAGCGCTCTTTTGTTTTTGCTTCTTCTCCCACTTGCGCGCAAGGCGCCTGGCGGCTTAAAAAACTGCCAAATTTCTCCCCGCGCCGTCCTCTCGCGGTGGGGGCGTCGACAGTGAGAGGCGCCCATGGCGGACAGACGACCGGGCGCCGCTGCTGTTGTTGCCAACTCGACAGACTTTTTTTACTGCAAAGAGAAAAAAATGTAGAAAAAAAAAGAAGGGCCCCTATAGTAGTGTGGCAGAGGTCATCGCCCGCGCGATCCAGACCAAAAAAAAAGAATAAAAAAGAGATGTGTAGTGGTCCAAACAAAAAAAAAAGAAAGCGACACTCGATATGGGATGGCGCGCAAGCGCTCGCAGGCGCCTTTTTTTGTATTTGGGGCGCACCGCAAGATAGACACGAGGCCAGCGCGCATTGGCCGCCATGCAGGGGCCAACCGAAAAAAAAAGATTTATTTTTTCAATCCGCCGGACCGCTTTCAGCGCGCGGGTTGCGGGCGGTCTTTTCGTCGTCGCGCACGAAAGAAAAAAATTCAACGGCAAAAAGACTCTGGCAACGAAATGGGCAGGAAAGCCGACGGCGGGTGCTGCAGTCCCACGAAAAACAGAATTCTAAAAGAGAGAGACACACACAAAAAGAAGGGATCGGAAACAAAAAAACGGATGGGCGCATGCCAAGGGAAAAAAAAGGAGGGACAAAGCGCGGACGCTGCCGAGGCATCGGTCGCGACTGGGCACGTGCTCTTTTTTTCCGTCTTTTTTTATTTTTTATTGCGAGTCATCGGTCAGTGTCTTTTTTTTGACGCTCGGGGCCGTGTGAGATCAGATGGCTGTCGCCCGACGAGAGGCGGAAAAAAGGCGAACCCAATTCGGCGCCATGTCAATAAAGAGGCCCTCTCGCATACTGTGCATTAAATTGTCTCTCTTTCTTTTTGTCATGATGGCCCCTAGAAAAAATGACGTGGGTACGCTTTGCGATGCGCGGTATCTATTTCTTTTTTTTTTCGGGTCGGCGTGTTTGCGGGCCTCTCGGGCGCGGAAAAGCGCCTAGACAAAGGGGGCCGGCCTCACGGCGATCGGCGGGAGGCCCTGCTGGGGAAACAACGGCGCGCCGCCGGCAAAGCCCACCGACGGGCCGGCGACGGGCGCGACGCCAAAGGCCGGCGGCAAGACGGCGGGGAGGCGCGAGCCGGGCACGCACTGGACGATGACATTGTCGGCGGCCTCGTCATAGTAGGTCCAATAGGCCACTCCGGTGAGCAGGGTGATCACCTCGGCGCCGTTGATGGTCGGCCGGGCGAGCGCGTCGGGGCAGCCGCCCGAGCGCGGGTCGCGAATGACCGTGGCGCGCACGGTGACGCGCGTTCCCGCCTGCCCGAGGGCGATGAGGGCGTCGAGGTCGGTCGGGCGCACGGTGGCTGCCGGGCGTGCCGCCGGCCCGGCGCCGACCGCCGCCAGCACGAGCAACTGGCGGCGGCGCAGGCCCCACGAGTCGACTCCAGCGTCGATGGGTCCGCACGACGATCCATCACTGTCCTCGTCATCGTCGTCGTCGCTGCTGCTGCTGCTGTTGCCGTCATACACCGTGCAATAGGCCGTGTCGTCGTCGCCACCGATGGTGATGGTGTCGGTGGTGGTAGCGCATGACGATGATGATGATGATGATGGCGATGCGCTGTCGTCAGAGTCGGCCTCGCACTGGGGCGTGGGCAGGAAGCGCACGGTGCCCGGCGGGACAAAGGCACCGGACGCGCCGGCGCGATGCGATGACGGACCCAACGCCACGCGGATGTGATAGCGCGCGGCGATGGCCTTGATCACGCACGCATCGACGTTGACGGCGCCTCCCACGGCGGCCTCGTAGGTGGCCACCTCGCGGTAAAAGCCCAGGCCCGCGGCGGCACCCACAAACTGCTGGACAAAGACGAGCGGCGTCGCGCCAGAGGCGTTGCCGACCGCCAGGGCCGAGCCGGCATGCACGTAAAAAGAGGCCGTCGGCGTGAGCGGGTAGACGCGGCCGTTGATGGTGATCGTGCCCCTGCCCGAGACGCCGACGATGTTGACGTCCGCGGCCTCAAACACGAGCGTCGGCTGGGCGCGGGCGCGCAGCGTGACCAACGCCGACTCGAGCCGGCAGCGCGTGTCGACGGCGCCCGCCAAAAGCGTATAGGTGGCACCGAGCGCGCCAAAGGACTCGGGGACGCCACCGGGCAGGTCGCACACGCCCGGCGCGACGACGACGGGCGCCGACGGGCACGGCGCACGGCCCTTGTGGTCGGTGCGTGCCGAGCACGGCCGGCCAAAGATGGCATGGGGCGCGTCGGGCTCGCATGGGCGCACCAGAGGTTCGGCGATCGTCACCGAATGGGTCTCGACGACGCCGTCTCTTTGGGCGCGCCCGGGCGACGAGCCGTGGGCGCTCTCTGTGCTGTCGTCGTCGTGGTGATCGTCGTCCTCAGTGGGCCATTCATCGCAGCGCGAGCCGCGCCGGTGGGTGGTTCCCCGATGGCACGCGCGTATGTAGACCGGCGGCTCGCACGGCACCTTGGGACCCACCCTGACGTTGATCCAGTCGTCTGCGGTCGCATTGGAAGACGAGGACGAAAGCGATGATGATGATGACGATGATGATGATGATGATGATGTCGAGGCTTGAGTAGAGCCAGAGGGCAACGACGCCGCGACGACGGCACCGCACTGGCTCGCCTCGCCGTGGCGAGCGTGGTGGTCTGCGCGTCTATGGCCCTCGTCGTCGTCGTCGTCACTGTCGGACGCGCCGTCGTGCTCGTCGTCGCTGTCGAGACGGCCGTCGTCATTGTCGGTGGCAGAGTCGGCGCACGTGCAGCGATGGCAGTGGCAGCCGCCGGCAGACGATTCCCAAGCACCGGTGGCGTCGTCGGGCGCTTCTCGGGCGCCATTGTCGTCCTCGTTGTCGCGATCGGACCGCGTGTCGTTTGTCGTCCCGTCCGAGGCGCCGTTGTCGTGCTCCTGGCGCTCGGGCGCGCGCTCTGTCACTGGTGTGCTGTCGTCGGTCGCAGTAGGGTCACAGTTGGCGGGTGACGTCGACGCAAAGGAGGTTTCGTCTGCGGTCGCGCTGCTGCCGTCGCTGGTTGTCGTCGCCGTGGTCGTCGCGGTGGGGATCGGCGTCGACGATTGTGACTGCACGTCGGTGCTGTCGTCAGACGACGACGACGGCGGCGGCGGCGACATGGACGTCTCGGAACTTGTCTCGCGCCACACGACCAGTGCGGATGCATCGGTGCCAGTCTCCTCATCGTGCGCGGCGGGGCGGCGGGGGTGCCACCTCTTGTCGCGTTGCTCGGTCTCGGCGCCGTCGTCGTCGTCGGAAAAGGAGGCAGCCGTGGCGAGTGACGTCCACGCGGTGTCGTGCTGATGCGTCTCGGTGTCGGTCTTGGACGACGTGACGATGACGGCGGCGGTCGAGACGCTGCGCGCCCACGGATCAGACGCGCGGTTCGTGCGATAGGCCTCGGCGTCGGTCTCGGCGTCGGTGGGCCGGCGCCGCCCGCCGGTTCGCCCCTTGCGCGCGCCCTTGGCCCGTGATCGCTCCTTGTGCCCGTCGGCCTTTTTCTTGTGCTTCTTCTTGCTGTCTTTCTTCTCGCCCTTTGGTTTCCTCTCCTTGTTGTTGGCGTTGGCGTCGTTGGTGTCGCCGTCATTGTTGTCAAAGACATAGGTGGGCAGCGACGAAAGGGTGGGCTCCGAGGTGAGGGGCGCGTCCCATCCACACGACCAATTGGACGCCGTGGTCGACGCCGACGACGACGGCGCCAGGCTGCGCTTGGCCGTCCTCGTGGTCGTGGTGGTCGTGGTGGTTGTGCTGTAGGCGCGCTTGCCGTCGCTCGACGAAAAGGTGCTCGTGTCGGTGAGCATGGAACAACTGAAGTCGTCGTCGCCGGCGCTGCTCGTGAACGCACGACCGCGCACGGGCGATGGCAGTGGCGATGGCGGCGGCGAAGGGTCCGAGGCGCGCGTGGCCGGTCGCTGGCGGTGGCGCCTGGTCATCGTGTCCCCCTTTTTTTGGTGCCCGCCTTTTTTTTCTCTCTTTCTTTCCCTACTCTTTTTCTTTTCTCTCGTGCTCGCGCGCCGAGGGCGTGTCGCTGGCGCTGCGGTTGTCGTCGGTTATGCGTGCGTGGACCGGCGGCAGCGGCGGCGGTGTGTCGGTCTGTCGCGGCCGTTTCTCCTTTTCTCTTGGGGCTTCCTGTCTTGCGTGTTCAGGCGTCGTGATGCGGGCGGGTGCGCGCCGGCGCCAGCACGGGGTTTGGCGGCGGGGAAGCGACCGGTGGAGTTGACGCGCCCGCGGCGGCAAACCGCCGACAAAGGCGAAAAAGGGGGAGAGGCCCGTGCAATGGCGAGCCTGCCGTCGACGGGTCGCGATCGCGAGGGATACCGCCGGCGACGACGGCACAGCCGAAAGGACAGACCCCCAAAAAAAAGAGGGGGCTGCGGCAAAGGGTCGAAAAAAAAAAAAAGAAAACACGGCATAGAAAAACCAGAACCAAAAGGAAAGAGATCCCCGAAAAAAACGCCAAAAGACAAAAAGAATATTTTTAGGAAAAAAGGGCAGCGCACAGGGATATCGGCGGCGCAGGCGATTGGCGCCGACTCGCACAGGGACCTCGCAAAAAAAAAGAGTGCGCGAAAGCAAGCGACGAGGAAAAAAAGTGCCAGCGCCTGCTTGGCCTCGTGCGGCGGCCCTTTTTTGTTGCGCTGTCGGACGGTGCAATTGCGCGCGTCGCTCCAATCCGACCGACCGACAAGAGGACGCGCGCCGCGTAGATCGTGCGGCGGGGCATTGCAATTGTCTCTCGGGGTGCATAGGGAGCAACGTCGAGAGGAAGAAAAGGAATAAAAATGTGCCTCACAAAGACAGAGACTCGACACAAAAGCATGGACGAATGGGCGCCCGGCCGCTGCCGACAAAAGACAGACACGGGCGAGCGCGCGAGAAAAAAGGATCCCCGCCGCCACCTGCCGGCACGGCGCCCTGTGTCTTTTCCCTTTTTTCCCTCTCTTCCTTTTTTCCGTTTGCAAACAAGAAAAAAATGCTTTGCGTCGCCGCCAGACCGCGCCCAATAGGCTGCTCGGATTCTTTTTCGTTTTTTTCTGATCCTTTTGTTGTCGTTGCCCTTGGCCAGAGGCGCCGCGGCAAACTGCCTCGCCCTGCTGCGCCTGTCGCCGGCCAACACAAACCTCCCCCGCGACGCGGACGTGCCCGCCAACAAGAGGGACGCGCTACCGAGGCACCCAAACCGCGAGAAAAAAAAGAGGGACCCGAGAAAGAGAGAAGCACACCGACACAAAGGGGGACAAGCGCCGAGAGAGACACAGAGACACAGAGAAAAAGGGCATATTATATTTTTTTTTCGACGACAATGGCCACGGCGCAGACGACAGGCGGTCCTACTGCATCGCGCACGCGCGCAAGAGCACGCCGCGCGCGCCAGAGGGCATCGCGCTGGCGCCAGCGCGTCGTTGCCTCGACGGCAGGTACGGCCTCGACGACGGGCACGGCCCCGACGGCAGGTAGGGCCACAACCGGCGCCAAGCGACCGGCGTGCCATATCGAAGACGCCGATCCCGACGCCCCCTTTGACGAGGGCTTCACGGTCGACGCCCTGTCGATGGACCGCGAGGCGTTTGCGGCGGCGGTGCCGCCCGAGCGGCGTCTCGTCGTCACGGTGGCCGCGGGCGGCACGCGCGTGGCCTTTGACGTGGTCGACGTCTACCGCTGGCTGCGCGCCAACCCCGACGGCGGTATCTGCGGCCCCTTTGGCCAGGTGCCCATCGATCAACGGCAGCGTGACGAGATCACGGCGCGCGCCGAGCGCATCCTCCCCAAGCGCCAGCGCGTGACTCAGGAGCCGCGCTTTGATTACGCATGGCACGACAGCGGCGCCGATCTCCACTATCACGAACCGCCGTCGAGCGCCTACCTGCGGGAGTGCGTCGCCATCGGCGACCACGAGGGCGTCCTCTACTGTCTGGACGCGCTGGCGCCGGGCGACGTGCACCCGGCGCAAGAAGCGCGCTCCCTGTTGGTGAGCGCCGCCAACGCCAACCTGACGACCATCTTTGAGCGTCTCGTTGCGCACGAACACGTCGGCGGTCTCTTGGACGTGGCCGGCCTGGCCTCGCTCGTCGGCGAGATCGGGCACATGCGCACGCCGCGGTTGGACTTGCTCGTGCCGGCCTGCAGGGCGCTCGTACGCGCGGTCGCCGTCCACGACGCGCAACCGACGCCGCGCCGCCACGATCGGGACGTCAGAGAATCAGGCGGCGGCGGCGGCGACGACACCGATGCCGCAGACAACCACGGCGGCGACGAAAATGACAGCGCGGACCCGCTCGACGACACACGCCCACAACGGCATGCCCGCGCTTTGGACACGCTGACGCGCACCGCACGGGACATCTACCGATCGCTGTGCCTGCGAGTCGCCCAGGACGACAGCGACAGCGACGATGACGACAGCAGTAGCAGCAGCAGCAGCGACGACGACAGCAGTAGCGACGATGAGGGTGAGCGCGGGCGCACTTTGCCGCCGTCCGACGCGGGCTTTATTCCCAACCCGTGTTGTTCGGCCGCGGTGCGCGCCGTGTACGAAGCGACGCGCGTGGAGCCCGACCTGGCCTGCCTGGCCACGGCCGTGGACGCCGGCACGCGCGACCTGTTGGACTATATGCTCGGCGTGGCGCCGTCGCTGTCCTCGGTGCAGATCGTGGTGCTCGCGCGGCACGTCATCGCCGCCGGCTGCGTGCGCGGTCTGCGCCTTGTCATGCACCATCACGCGCGCGCGTTGGACCGCACCGACATGGACGCCATCGCCGAGGCGGCTGCCGCCACGGGCGCGCCCATCGCCGACCTTATGGGCGCCGTCGTCGTCGTGTGGCGCCGCCGCGTCGCCGAGCGCGTCGTGCGTGTGCCGCCGACCTGCCCGAGGCGCATGCGCTTTGAGGACTAGGCCGACGCACGTGCTCCCTCTTTTTTTTTCTCTCTTTTTTTTCTCTCTTTCTCCTCTTTCTCTTTTTTTGTTCTCTGGCCCATCGCTGCTTCTTTTCTGCCCCCGACCTCTCCTCGCGCAAGCCCCGACGCGTGGCCTTTTGCAAGTTTCTCTCTGTTTTTTTTTGCTACGGGCGTGCGCTCTTGGCGGCGCCTGCGGGCCGGCGCGCGGTGGTGCCGAGAAGGCAAAAAAAAATTAAATAGAGAGAAACAAAAAAAGCGGCACCGGCCGCGCGCCTCCAAACCACAAAGGAAATAGGCCGGAAAAAAAGAGGATCGAAAATAAAATTCCAAAAAAAAAAGAAAAGAAAAACAGGGCGCGGGAAAAAAAGAGGAGAAGGGAGCACCGGCGGCGGCGGCAGCAGCGACAAAGGCTCCGGGGGACGCTCTGGGCGCGGGGGACGACCACGTCGTCGGCCGAGCCGCGAAATGGCGCGCGCATGAGGCAAGGCAGAGAGCGCAGTAGCACCCGCACCGCCCACCCATCCGCCCGCCCGCCGCGTCGTCGTCGCTGTCCAGCCGCGCCCTCCTCACCCCCGTCGCCGTACGTGCCCACCACCGTCACCGCCGACCTCGCCCACCCCCCTCCTCAATCGCTCTTTCGCGAGCGCGCGCGTCGCGCACTCTTGCTGTCGCTCACCACTTTTTGTCTGCGCACATCTGTGTCGCTCGCGCACCGCGCCGCGCGTCCGCCCGTTCGCGCACGCCAACAATCCCCCGGCTCCATCAGTAAAAAAAAGCAGCATCCGCCATGACGCGCCATCATCGCAAGCACAGCAACAAGAAGCACGACAAGGAGTCGTGCTCCTCGTCGTCGGACTCGTGTTCGTCGGACCTGCACGTCGACAAGAAGCACCGCCGCCACGAGGACAAGGACTGTTCGGAGAGCAGCCGCTCGTGCAAGGACCAGCACAAGCGCCACCGGAAGAAGGACAAGCACGACAAGTCCTACCACAAGTACGACAAGTGCTCGTCCGACTCCCACTCGGAGAGCGAGTCCAAGCACCTGAAGAAGCGCGACGCCTGCAAGGACGAGAAGAAGCGCGACAGCAAAAAGTGCGAGGACGAGTACCGCAAGGACGACGAGTACCGCAAGAAGGCCGAGTGCGACCGCCACCACGACAAGGACCGCCGCGAGTGCGCCAAGAAGGACGAGAAGGACGTCAAGCGCCGCGACAAGAACCACCACAAGCGCAAGAAGTTCTACGTGCGCAAGTTCTACGAGAAGAAGTGGTGCGAGGACGATCACAATTCGGAGGACGAGCGGTGCTACCGCAAGGACAAGCGCGAGTGTGCCAAGAAGGACCACAAGCGCGACAAGTCCAAGAAGGACCTGCACCTCAAGAAGCACGACAAGAAGCACCGCGATCGCGAGGCCTGCAAGAAGCGCGACCACCGCGACGCCAAGCGCGCCTCGTGCAAGGCCAAGGACCACCACTACTCCAAGTCGGACGCCTCGCACGCCGACAAGCACGTGCGCCACGCCAAGGACGACCATCGCGAGTGCAAGGACGACAAGGACGACAAGAAGCGTGCCTCGCACAACAAGAAGAAGCACCACAAGAAGGACGATGACTGCGACGACAAGAAGGTGAAGAAGCACCACGCCAAGTCGCACCAGAAGCGTCACCACAAGAAGGACCACAAGAAGAAGAAGGACGACTCTGACTGCTCGTCGTCGTCCTCCTCCTCGTCCGACTCGTGCTCGTCCTCCTCCTCGTGGGATTCGTGCTCGTCGTCATCTTCTTCTTCATCCGACTCGTGCTCGTCTTCCTCTTCGTCGTCAGACTCGTGCTCGTCGTCCTCCTCTTCGTCGTCGGACTCGTGCTCGTCGTCGTCTTCCTCTTCGTCGTGCTCTTCGTCGTCGTGGTCGTCGTGGCCTTCGTGCTCGTCGTCCTCTTCGTCGTCGTGCCCGTCGTCTTCTTCCTCTTCGTCGTCGTGCTCGTCGTCTTCCTCGTCTTCGTGCCCGTGGTCGTCCTCTTCGTCCTCGTCGTCGTGCCCGTCGTCATCCTCTTCGTCGTCGTCCTCGTGCCCGTCCTCGTCTTCTTCGTCTTCGTGCCCGTGGTCGTCGTCTTCCTCGTCGTCGTCGTCTTCGTGCCCGTCCTCGTCGTCCTCGTCGTCGTCGTGCCCCTGGTCGTCGTCTTCGTCGGGCTCCTCCTCGTCGTCGTCCTCTTCCTTCTGTCCGTCGTCGAGCAGCGGCTTCTCCAAGGGCTGCCGCTGGCATTAGGCGGGCACGCGCGCTGTCTCTCTGCGCCGGCCTCGGCCATCGCCACCGATCCCTTGGGCCCATTGCCCAATGTCGAGAATAAAAAAACAGTCTCTCTATGTGATCTCGCAAACAAACACGCGCCATCCGATACCACCCTTAATTTATCTTTTTTGTTCCGCTAAAAACACAAAGCATGCGCATGCAGGTTTCCCCTTTATTTGTTTTTTTTTCTCTCCCTCCGGGACACTGAGCCGTGTTGGCGATGCGCAGCGTAAAAAAAAAGGGACCCGGCCATCCCTACTATTTGGCCCTTGGTCGGCGCGACGACCGAGCGCGGGATACGCCGCCGCGGCGGGAAAAAAAGAACGAGCAAAAAAAAGACGCGAGAGCAAAAAAAAAGAGGGCGAGCGGCCTATACCACGGCGGCACGCGGGCCGAGCGGCAAAGAGAGCCACATCGAATTTCTTGTGTATTTTTTTACCGCGTGGGCGTCGCGCTTTGTGTCGGCGTGCTCGGGCCGAAAGGTGGACGTCCCCGCGCGATCAAGTCGCCACTGTTTATTAAACAAAAAAAGAGGGGACAAAAAGGCACCAAGAAAACACCACACAAAAAAAGAGGCCGTCATCGTCGGGAAATGCGCGCGTCTCTTTCGCAAAAAAAAGGACAAAAAGAAAAAAGGCCATGCAGCGCGGCGCGATCGACACGAAAACAAACAAAAGTCGGCGCAAGGCGCGGCCCAACCTCATCGGCCCGGCGCTTGCCAGGCGACGAGGGCCTCCTTGAGGGCGTCATCGCAGCCCAGCCAAAAGTGCGAACCGCGCCGCCCGGTCTTGACAAAGCGGCCAAAGGTGTCGGCAGCGCTCTCGGGGTCGCCGCACGCCTCCTCACACTGGGCGAGACCAATGTCGGAGGAGAGGCGCGCCAAAAAGGCCCACGCGCTTTCAAACCGTCGGCGACCGCCGCCGCGGGCGAGAGCCGCATCGAGCGCCTCGACGTCGCCCGGCGCGTGGACGCCCTGGCGGTACCACGCGATGAATCGGCTCGCGATGCCGCGCGACGTCGGCATGATGTTGGTGGCGTCGCGTCCGGCAACGTTGACGTAGCGCGTGTACATGTGGTTGTAGGGCCGCCGCGGATCGTCCCAGTCGACAGCGCTGTTGTGCGCCGCATCGGGGAAGACGTGCCGCACAAAGTCGTCCAGCGTCGCGCGCAGGTCGGCGTAGACGGCCACGCGCGCGCAGGCGTCGATCTCGGCAAGGGAGGGCACGGCGCTCGCTACCGCGTCCATGTCCAAAAAAATCAACAGAAAAACAAAATGAAAGAAAGCGTCTGGTCCTCTCTTTGTTCCGTGGCGCGCACTGTGTTGTTTTTTTTGGTGCGACAACTCTTGCCAAGACCAAAGCGAGCGAGAGAGAGAGAGAGAGAGAAAAAAGTAAAAAAAAAAAGGTAAGCAACCGGCGGGCGGCGGTGATGATCGTCGCCCGTGTGTGCGGGGCGTGTGTGCGGATAGGTGCCGGCGAAAAAAAAGAAGGATTTTCTCAGGTCTTTTTTGCGTCTGTCGACAACAAACGATCACTCGCTCACGGAAAATTGGGGCTTTTTTGGCCTATAGTGCCGACCAATGCGCAAAAGAAACCCGCTCCGGCATTCGGTCCCGACCTTTTTGTGTGTGTGTGTGTGTGTGTGTCGGCTTGGGCGATGGCGCGCGGTGAGGCCGGGAAAAGAAAAGAGAGACATGGGATTGACCGGGCGAGACCTCGCGCTCTTTTGCTCGCCGCGGCGGCGTGGGCCGTTGCAAAAAAAAAAAAGAAAACAAGAAAAAAGAAATCGCAGCCGCGGCCGTGGTCTCTCTCTCTCTCTTTTTCCTCTATTTTTTTCTCTCTTTTATTTTTCGGCTGAGCGACGGCTCCTGGCGGGTGCGCGCGCTGCCGTTGCGTCCAAGGCCCAACGTGCCATCCCTGCCCTTGCGTCTGTCCTTGCGTCGGCCGCCATGACTCGTCATCGTTGTCGTTGTCATTATCGCCGTTGTTGTCACCGCCGCCCGCCTAGGGCGACGTGGCGCTGGCCAGCGACGAGCGGAGGAACGGGTCCGAGCCCAAGAGGTCGACGACGGTGCCCACGTCGACGCTCACCGTGCACGTGGTCGGGTCGTAGGGCGACGCGCCCAGCGGCAGCGGCCAGCCGACGGCCGGGAGCATGGTCTCGGGTCGCGCGCAGTCGGCGACGGTGAGACCGGCCGCGGCCAGGTTGGCCTGGCCGAGGCGCACGTCGAGCCGCGTCCACGGCCCGCCGAGGATGTCGCGCAGCGGCGCCTCGATGCGCACGACGCCCGCCGCCGTCGAGGGCACGTCGGGCGCGTACGAATAATAGGCGTCACCCTCGCCGGCGCCCGTCGCCGCCTGGGCCGTCGTCACCAGGGGCTCGTAGCGCACGTCGCGGTAGACGAGGCGTCCGTCGACGCTCGCGTCGGGCGGCGCGTACGTGACCACGAGGTCGGCGCCGGCGCCCGGTCCCGACGCCAGCCACCGCCCCACGAGGGCCGCCACGGCCTCGCGCGCCCGGCCCGCCACGGCCTCGCGCTTGTCGGCGTAGAAGCGGCGCACGCGCTCCTCGACGGCGGCCGCGTCGGCGTCCGACACCGAGTCGGCGCAAAACCCGCCCGGCCCCGCCCGGCCGTCGCCGTCGCCGCTGCCGAGCAGGGCCGGCTCGGCCATCATGGCCATGTGGCTGGCGGTGAGCGCCTCGGGCAGCGCGCCCAGCGGGTTGGTGCGCGCGCGGTCCGCCGCATAGGCCTGGCCAAAGGCGGCGACCAGGGCGCGGTTCCAGGCGCGCGCGGCGTCGGCGCCCATGTTGGTGGGGCCGCGCGCGGCCGCCAGCGTCAGCAGCACGGCCGTCATGGGCTCGGGCGCGTCGCCGCCGCCGCCCCGCGCGCGCAGGAGCACGCCGAGCGCGCACCGGCCGAGCGCGCGCGCCACGGCCTGCGGCGTGAGGCCGGGCGCGAGGGCGAGCGCCGCCGGCAGCGAGTCGCCCACGACGTCGACCACGCGGCACAGGGCGGCCACGTCGCGTATCTTGCCGGGGAGGCCGTCGACGGGTGACGTCGCAGCGAGCACGGCGAGCCAATCGCCAAAGGCCAGCGGCAGGCCGTACGCGAGCGCAATGTCAAAGAGGCACAGTTGCTCGTCGGCGTCGAGCGCCGCCGTGGACGTGATGCCATAGGCCAACAGCAGAAAGGCCGAGTCGCGCACGCGCGTGCTCGGACGCGCGCTGCCGGTCCCGCATGCGAGGTCGATCGACACGGGCTCGCCGCGGCGTCCGTCGGCGCCGCCGCCGCCGCCGCTCAGCGCGCGCAGGTAGTCTGACTCGTGCAGGCCCTCCAGCGCAATCACCGAGTAGAGGACACCGTCGAGCACGAGGTCGTAGGAGCGCGGCGGCATGGCCTGCACGATGCCGGCGCCGGTGCCGCCCGTCGACGGCAGCGCCACGAGGTCAAACACTGTGGTGGCCTGTTGCGGCCGGCCGGCGGCGCTCCACCGACGCTGGCGCGCGGTCGACGACAATCGCGGCGTCGGCGGGGCGAGGCCCGGCGACGGGCTCGTCTGCAGGACGGGGTTCATTGGATAGGAGGGGGGGGGGGGATGGCAACAACAACAGGGGCTCGCTCTAGATGCGTGCGTGTGCGCGCACGGGCTCTCGCTGTTTCTCTCTCTCGTGCGCCGTTCTTTGCGCCTGCGCGTGCTGCCGGGTCCGCGGCCCGGTCCGTCCTCCCTGTCCAGCGATCGTCGGCTGTGGTGGTGGCGGCGGCGCGCCGCGATCGGTGCTTTCTTGCCTCTGGCGCTGCCGCTGCCGATCGGCTTTTCCCCCCTTTTTGTAAGTGTGTGTGGCGCCATGTCGTGGCCCACGGCAGACCCACATAAAGAGCCCGTGAGACCCAGGCATCGTCCAAAAGAAAATGGGTAAAGCAAATTCAAAAGGAAAAAGGATCGCACAAAAAAAAGCGGCGGAGCGAAAGCAACGGGGGCGCCTGTGCGGGCAACCCGACGGACCGAAAAAATGCACAAAGGACCCCGCGAGAACAAAAAGAAAACAGCCGCCGAGGTCGCGCCCGGCAAGTGGGGGTCGCGCACCCAAACACGGCACCCAAGAAAAGGACACCAGGCGCAACGCGGAACCGCGCAAGGACAAACACACAGAGAGGCACGCCCGATTTACACATGAGCCGCCGGCAATCCCTCGGCGCGCATGCCGTCGGGTCCTTCCGCCCATGAGCCGCATCGCCGCCCAACGTTTTTTCCCGACATTTTCTTTTTTTATTTTTATTAACTTTGTTATTTGCTGGCGCGTGCGCTTTTTTCTTTTCAGCCTCGCTCGCCCCATGCTCTAGCGCGCTCTATTGGGTCGAGTTGCGCTTTGCCGACGCACCGACGCCGAGCGCCGCGCACGGAGCGCGCTCTCTAGAAAAACACGAAAAAGTGGGCCACGCGCGCAATACGGCAAACACTCTTTTTTTTTCTTTCTTTTTTTTCTTTCTTTTTTTCTTTCTACCGCGGCGGCGCTCGTCGGCGGCCCGCGTCGCAATGAAAAAGGAAATACACATAAAAAGGGGCCAGGAAAACAGAGCGCGCACGCACGCCGACAACGATGAAGCGGGCACGGGTTCTCTAGTCGATCTCCTCGATGCGCACCGACGACGACGTCGGCGCGACGGGCGGTGACTGTGCGCGTGCCGCCGCGCCCGCCATGCGTCGCGCCGATGATGACGATGACGACGACGGCGGTGGCGGACCCATCGGTGACGCGTCGGAAGGGGGGACCATACGCACGGTCACAAACGGCGCACTGGAACCGGCACCCATGATCCCGCCCAGGAGCGAGTCCACCATGGAGAGCAAGCCGGCCGCCGATGGGGCCTCGCGCTGACGGCGCTCGTAGAGGTCGTCGGGATGGAGGGCGGCCGCGCGTGCGCGCTCCACCGCGGCCCGCTGCGCGGCGCGCGCCTCGTGCGTGAGCGTGCGGTCGGCTTCCAACTCGACGAGGCGCCGATCAAACTGCCGCTGGAGGGCGCGCGCGGCGGTGCGCATCCTATCCTCGGCGTCGGCGGCAGCCTCGCGCAGGGGCGCCATCATGAGGTTGGCCTGCGCGTCCATCTGGCGGATGCGCTCCTCGCGCTCGGCCTCGTAGGCGCGCTGGCGCTGACCGAGTTGGTCCACGGCGTCGACGTAGGCCCGACGCGCGTCTACGAGGTCGGCCTGGTGGTCGCGCGCCGAGCGCGGCGCTGCGCTCGCCCGCTCGTAGGCCACGAGGGGCGACGCCATAAGCATCGGAGACGTCGGGGACGCAGCGAAACCGCCGCCACCGCCGCCCGACGACGACCGACGCATGTCGCGCGACACACTGCCAAAGCCATTGGCATGACGCGCACGTCGATCCGGCTGCACCGACGCAGCCGGGCAGGCAAAGCGCGACGACGACGACCCAATGCCCAAGTCGGCAGACAGGCCGCCGCGTACATCACCGCCTGTCGCTGGGGCCTCCTGGGCAATGCCGCCAAAGTAGGGATCGCGCCCGCGCAGGGCGCTCTTGCGTCCACGGTCGGCGCCGTGCCGACGACCCGTTCGACCGTCGTCGTATGCGCCTCCGCCGTCGCGATCGCCCATCTGCCTGTCGTTGCGGTCGTAATCATTGTCGCCGCCGCCACCGTTGCTGCTGCTGGTGGAAGTGGTGCTGTCGTCATCGGCGTAGCCGTTGTCGTCGTCGTCGCCGAGCGGGTCGATGGCGGCAAAGGCGTCGTAGGGCAGCGCCGTTTGGTCGCGGTCGGGCGCGCGCGTGCGACCGCCAAAGAAACCCGCCGGGATCGTGCCCGACGAGAGCGCAGACATGCCCGCCATCGACGACATGGATCGTCCTCTTTTTTTGGTTCGTTTTTTTGTTTTCTCCAGATATACCTTTTCCCCCCTCTTCGGCCTGCGGTTTTGCTTTTGCGGAGCCTCGGTGTCTGCTGCGACGTCTCTCTTTCTTTTCTCGTCGTCGTCGTCGTCGAGCGGGCGCGCGTGCGCGTCTTTTTTGCCCCTAGGGGGTCCCGATTTTTTCTTTCGGCACCTGGTCCGCACGCGCGATCCGCAAGAGACGGGGCGGTCGCCCCGGCGAATGGCCTCTGTGGTCTCGCTTGCGTGGGGGGGGGGGACGATCGCCGAAAGAGCAAAAAAGGCCCACGCGCGCGCGCCCGCAAAGTGGAGCCAGCGCGCTGCGCGCTCGCTCCGTCGCCTCGCCAAAAAATCCGTGCGGCGGCCCACGCAGAGGAGCCGGGTCCATAGGATTTCGCCCTTTCGAAAAAGAGAAAAAATATACATTTTATGAAAAACAGAAACAAGAAATAAAAGGAAAAATACATGAGGCTCGATCGAGGGAACCAATGGCGGCAGGCCTCGCGACCGCCGGCGGCCACAAAAAGTCGGAGCGCGGGTGCGCGCGCAGCCTACCGCCAGACAAAGCCGTGGTCGCGACAAAAGAATTTAAAAAAAAAAAAGGACGGAGACGGCCCAACCGAGAGCCGCGATCGCCCGCACGGCGGAACCGAAAAAAAAAAGACCCAAGGAGGGACGAGACCGACCGGAGCAAAAGAGGAGCACGAGGCGCGCAGCCACACGTGACCGCGTGCACGGCCAGCGCTGAGAAGAGGAAGCATTCGAAACAAACAAAAGACAGACAGACAGACAGACAGACAGATGTACGAGACCGACGCCACACTTGTCCAGCATCCCCTCTACGAAAAGGCCGTCTTGGACGTGTCGGTGCCGCGCCTGTACGTGTCGGCCGTCCGCGTATGCGCGCGCCGAAATCCAGAGCGCCACGGTGCCTGGCTCGAACGCCTCGCGCGTGCTGAGCGCGCTCTGCCCGTGCACCGCTTTGACGCGGCGACGACGGCGGCCGCCGACGCGCTGCGCAATCACATACGCATGTATGTGGCCGACAATGAGGACGTGGCCGACGAGGCGGCGGCCCTCATGGACCGCCTCGCGACGACGCTGACGGCGCGCGGCGCGCAGATCATCGCTCGCGATCCGACGACGGTGCGCTGCACGCGGTGGTGGCAGCGACGCCAAGACTGGCTGGACGGAGCGACCACGCTTGGTCGACCCAGCGGACCCCAGAGCCTCGCCGGATTTCTGTTTGGTCACGACTATGCCGCCTCGGTCCATCTGCTCCGCGTGTCCCGTGCGACGCCGCTCGCCGTCCCGTCCTCCTTTGTCACCCGTCCCGCGTAGCGCACACCGCAAACAGGGAGCGGGGATGGTGCTGCCCGGTCCTTTGCCCTCTCTTTTTTTTCATGCCATCATTGTTGCCGCTTGCCATCATCGCCGCACCGGGGACTCGTGCACGTGCGCGCCTATGGTCAGTATCGACTTTTTCTTTTTTTTTTATTGTCATAAAATAAAAAGTCTCGGGCACGGGGACCCGTATGGTCTTTTTGGTTGCCTGTCCGCCTGATTGTGTCGGCGTCCGTGCACAAAAAAGGGCAAACCAAGAGACAAACAGACAAATTCCCATGGGGGCGCGATCGAGATCATTGCGCATGAAGGGTGCCGTTTTTTGTGTCTCTCGCTTTTTCTTTCGCGTCGCGTGTGTCCCTTGAAATCGTCCGCGGCGGGGCAGGCGCCCAACCAGTCTTTTTTTGTGTGGCAGCCTATGCTGCGCATCGGGCCTGCGCGACGAGCGCGTCCAGGTAGGATTCGACGTGGCTCACCAAGGGCGGCGCCCGAGCGCGCGCCGCGGCGGTGGCCAGCGTCGACGCCGGCCCCGCCAGCACTTGACCGTAGAGGTAGGCGGCGACGGTGCCGTCGGGAGGCAACGCCGGCCGACCGGCGGCCACCCATTCGGCGACGGTGGGCGTGTGCGGCCCGACGAGCGTCCATCCGCGGTCGGCGCCGATCATGCACGCCCTTGCGATCCCCACGGGACCCAGGGCGTCGAGCCGGTCGGCGTCGCGCACCAGGTCCAGTTCGATGCAAGGCGTCGACGGCGCGTCGGGACCATTGGCCAGGTCCACGCGCGAGGCATAACGCACGATGCGCTCCAACTTGGCAAACCTCTCGGGCTCGTCGACGAGATGGGCGCGGTCGGTGAGGTAGCCCATGCAGAGCGACACGATGGCGTCGGGCGTCGTAAAGGTCGCGGCCGCGTAGAGCGGATTGGCCACGTCATGGAGGATGCACCCGAGGATGACCAACTCGCGGTCGATCACGGGCGGCGGCAGAGGAGACTGGCCGGCAAGGTCGGCCATGAGGGACTCGGCGTTGGCCACCACCCTGCGCACGTGCGACCAGTCGTGCGCGGTCCCGAAGCGGCCCATGATGCCGCGCGCCAGCGAGGTCGCGCACGCAATGATGGGCCTCGTCGGCGAGAGCGCGTGCACGCCGACCTCGTCGCCATGGGTCGCGGCCATGGCACAAACACCCCGCTCTCTGTCTCTGTCTCTCTTTTCCCCTCATGGAACCCGGTGTTTTGTGTCGTCTACCGCAGCATCGCGCCCGCATCGGCACCGCACGCGCCTCTCTCCACCCTCTTTGGTGTGCCCTATTTGATCGCCGTCTTTTTTTTTTTACTTTACGCCGCTGATATTTTCCCCGCCCGAGGCCCTGGTGCGTGTGCGCACACACAAAAAAAAGACAAGGGACAAGGGCGAGACGCCGGCGGGGAAATGCCGTGCATCAAAGAAATCTTTTTTTTTTTGCCCCGTGCTTTTTTTCGCGACATTCACGGCGCGCCTCTCTGCGGTGCACACGGCCGAAGAAAAGGCAGGCGCGCGACACCGGGGGAAGGGGGAAAAGAGAGAAAAAGACAAACGTGCGAGGAAAAACCATATTACGGGTAGAGAGGCATCCAGGTGATGTCGCGCGACGACGGCACGGCGTCGTCGCGTGGAACGATGGCGCGCACCAGAGCCGCCACGATGGTGATGACCGTGGCGCCGTGGAGGTGCGCCTCCTGCTCGCCCACCTCGACGCACAGTTTGGCCCAGCGGCCGTCGGGTCGGGTCGTCGTGTCGACTCCGCGATGTGTGGCGATGAGACCGTCGCGCCCGACGGCCTCTGACCGCGGCACGACGTCGACAAACCGCGGGTTGTACATGTCGCGCGGGTGGCTGGAGGCGCGCGTCGCGCCGCGCTGGGCGACCTCGCGCGCGGAAATGTCGGCCATGCCCGGGAGACCGCGCACGGCGCCCAGGGCGTCGTCGAATCCGTCGCGCTTGTAGACGCCAAAGTCGACGACGACGTCGCGCACCTCGGCCGACTGTTCGGTGCGCGCGGCGCCGGGCACCAACATGTCGACCTTGGTCGCCGCCGCCTCGACCACCGCGCCGGCGGCGCGCGGGACGCACACGTCGACGATGAGGCGCAGCGCCTTGGACCGGCCGCCGTCCGCGTCCAGAGTGAGCGCGTCGGCCAAGCGAGGCGCGGCGCCGGAGCGCACCGCCGGGTCGGACAGCACGAGCCACATGGACAGCGAGGCGGCCGTGCGCGGCGGCACGATCTCGGTCGATAGCGTGGCGGCCATGCCGTGGATCCATGGGCAGGCGCGTGTCGCGGCCGCCACGTTGCGCATGGTCGCCGCCAAATCGCCGTCGTCGTTGTCGGCTTCGGCTGCCACTCTTGTCGCGACTCGATGTTTCATCTGTGCTTTTTTGCCTTTTTTTTGCCTTTTTCTTCTTTTTCTTTTAAACTCTCCTCGGCCGCTCGGCTTTTATCGTTGTCGTCGTCGCCGCGGTCTCGATTTCGCTTTGGGGGCAGCACGCCCGTTTCCTTTTTTTCTCTTGTTTTTTTTTACAAACTTGCCTTTTCTCTCTTTCTCTCTGCGTGTGGCAGCGCCTCGCGCCAAAAAACAAGACGCCAGAAAAAACAAGACAGAGACACCGAGAGACTGGAAAAAAAAAAGACAGAGGGACTCGCAAAGGGGCTGGGCAGTGCGACGGCGCTCTAGCCTGGAAACACGAAAAAACAGCCAAGGCCCGTAGGGGGAAAAATAGAGGCCCAATGGGAGCAGTGTCGCCACAGGCTCGCCCCGTGGGTGGCCCAAAAGACAACCGGAAAGGAAAGCAAAGACGAGGAAAAAGGCGAGGGCAATAAGAAAACATAGATTTTCTCATTTTTTCCTGTTTTTTCATTTTTTCTTTTGGTGGCGCTATGGGGCCGCGGGCAAGAGGCGGCGCGCGGGACCGATGCGGCTGACCGCGCCGCGTCGTCTTTTGGAGGGGCGACACGCCGGCTCTGGTTCGGGCGGTGCGCAGAGAACGGGCGGCGCATAAAGCGCGACCCATTCGCGACGCTTGCGCTCGTTCACGAGGATCGCCATGAGGGTGGCGTCGGCGGCGTCGTGGCGGCGCTCGCCCAGCGCGGCCCAGTCGGCGGCCGCGGCCGCCGATCCGTTGGCGCTGATGTAGCGCGCGGCGATGGTCTCGGCGCGCACCTTGCGCTGGTCGTAGGCGCCCCAGCCGTGTCGCGCGCCGATGCGAAAGTGCGCGTGCAGGCTGTTGGGTGCGAGAAAGGACACACGCGTGCCGCCGCCCAGGGCCGCGTAGAGCAGTTGCTCGATGTCGCGCATGCCTCCGGGCGGCTGTCGCTCGACAAAGATCCGCTCGCAGGCGGCAAAGGCACTGCGCCACCGCACGACAAACCGCGCGACCAGGTCGGCGGTCTCGCCTCTGGCAGGCCAAGGGTCGCCGCAGGCGATGAGCACATTCTCGCCGCCCGCGCCTTTGCGGGCGACACCGTCGTCCGCCTGGGCAATGTCCACGCGCGCCACGCACTCGACGACCGGGTCGCTCCAGTGCCAGTCGTTGGCCGTAAAGCACAGGCCCATGTTGGTGCGGCCCACGTCGACAAAGCCGAGCATGCGTCGGTCGCCGGCAAAGTGGGGCGACACGCAGCGCTGTTCGAGCCCAAAGAGCGGCGGCGCCGAGCGCACGCTGCCGACCCCCGTCGTCCCGTCGTTTTCGTCGCCGTCGCCACCGATCGATTTCCTTTTGCGGCACTGGGCTGGCCCACCCAACGGCGACAAAGCCGCCCTTGCCTGATTGGAGGGCGTGCGCACAAAATAGACCGCCGCGCTGCAGTTGCCGTCGTCCTCTGTCACCGCTGGCGCTGCTCTGACGGCACCACCTGGCCGGTTCTCTGCCTGCATCCTTGCCTCTTCTTTTTCCCCTCTGCGACGGTCTGTCTCTTTTTTTTTCGCCCGCCTCGTGCTTTTGCGCCCGCCGCAAACTCTTTCTCTCCTGCCCGCCAACTCTCTTCTCTTTTTTTTTTTGGCGTCTCGCCACTGCGCCCTCTCGACAGTCGCCCGAAGATCTTCTTGCCGACGATTGCGACGACGCCGACGCCGAGAGACGGCGCACACGTTTTATACAGCGCACGGACACACACACGCACCGATGACGACGACGACGACGACGACAGTAGAGGGAAGAAATATCACCATGCAAGATCTCGAACGGGACTACGACGACGACGACAACGGCACATGGAGGAAGCGCGCGGCGTCGGCGGTGCTGGTGCTCATGGGCCTTGCGTCGGCGCCGAGGCCCGACCGCGAAGCATCGCGCCCGTTTGTCCGCACACACCGGCGCAACTCGTCGTCTCCTCTGTTTTTTGGCCCGATCGACGACGACAAAGACGTGCGCGAGTGGCGCAAGAAAAAGGCTCGCCGTGCCCTGCGCGATTGTGGCCTCGACTAGCGACCGAGGATGTCGCGCCTCTCTCCTCTCCCCGCGTCGCATTGCGAAAAAAAAGGCTGTCCTGTTTTCACACCCCGTCCCCTTGATGGAAAAGAGAGAGAGAGAAGAAGAAGAAGAAGAAGGAGGAAAAAGGAAAAAGAGAATGCGCGCGCAGCAGAAAGAGATCACGTCGAGAGACAAGGAAAAAAAAAGGAAAATGAAAGATAGAAAAAAAAATAAAAAAATGTCTAGAAAAAAAAGAGGGTCTCACCGACGGTCGGCGTCACACAGACCGATTCTTTTGTGCCGCCTTTTTTTCACGAGCGAGGGCCGTCTCGGTTTGCGCGTTGCGCCCGGTGCCGCTGCTCGCGTGCGCGTCGCGTGCTCTCTTTACTTTTTTTACTTTTTTTTTGCTTTTGTTGCCGCCGTAGTAGCGGCGGGGTTGCAGTGCGCGCGAGGCGAATAGACGGGTTCCTCTTTTTTTTCGGCCAGAGGCGCGTGCACGCAGCGCGGTGCGGGCCATCGTCGGTCGGCGCACCGCCGAGACGCGCCGCCTCGCGCCCCCACGTAGAAAAGGATGTACCCCGTGCACACGAGCCCCGCCGGTCGCATGGCGGTACCGGCGCGCGCGCGTCGCGTCTCCTTTGGCCCTGCCGCCGCTGGCACCGCGGGACAGACCACAGAGCGCGCGCTGACCATGTTTGATGCGAGGACGCGGCGCAACTCGATCGACTCGCCCGTGTCATCGCCGTCGCCATTGTGGTCGGCGCTGGGGCGGCCGCAGCCGGCGCCGGCCTCTCCGTCGTGGACCGCGGGTCTGGACGGCGCGACGCCCGTGTGGAGGCTCGCCACGCCGACGCCCCACGCCGCCGCGCCGGCGCTGATCCAGCAACATGACCCGGTGGCGCTCAAGGCCGCCGTCGATGCCTACATGACGAGCCCCACCTACGACCGCTTTGTCGAGTCGCTGTGCGCCGACGCGACGCGCGCCATCGACGACCGTCTGCGCGATCTCGCCAACGCGCGCGTTGCGGGTGCGCGCGTGCGTCGCGGGTCGCGCGATCCCTACGCGGCCATCGCCGTGCCAAGCGAGCCCGTGCCGCTGGCTGTCTTTGACGTCGACGACACGCTCCTGTCGTCGCATCCGGGGCGGCGCCACCGCTTCGCGGCGCACCTGCTGTCGGCGGGCGCGCGCATGCCGCCGGCCTATCTGCCGCCGATCGACCCCGTCGTGCGGCTCTATCGATCGCTGCGGGCGCGCGGCGTGCGCACGGCCATCCTCACGGGCCGCCGGTCGACCAACGAGGCCGTGACGCTGGACAACTTGCGCTGGGCGGGCGTCGACGGGTGGGATCACGCCATCTTTCGCGCCGTGGGCACGCCCGAGCAACACATGGACGCCGTCGACTACAAGAGCCGCCAGCGTGCGCGCCTCGCCGCCGCCGGCTACAGGATCGTGGCCAACGTGGGCGACCAGCACTCGGACCTCCACGGCGGCAACTCGGGCGTCGCCGTCAAGTTGCCCAACCCGATGCACACCATTCCCTAGGTGCGCGCGCCATGCCCCGGCCTCTTCTTTTTTCTTTTCTTCCTCCTTCTGTTCTTTCTCTTCCTTTCGCCCCTCTCTTTGGCCTCGGCTCGGTCCGCTCCTCCTCGCCTTTTGGCCGAGATGGGTCCCGTCGGTGCGGCCGCGCGCACCACCGGAAGCAATAAAAGGAACAAAAAAGAAAAACATTTTTTAGCGGGTTTCCTTTTTCGAAGAGGTATTTGTTGGACTTGTTTCCCTTTTCTTTTTTTTATTTTGTCGTTGTCGTCGTGTGCGGCCTTGCTCGGCTCTTTTATGGTGCGTCGGTACGGCATGTCTCTCTCTCTCTTTTTCCTCCTTCTCTCGCGGGCGCCGAGAGTCCCGTCGCCGAGTCAGGCCTTCTAGATGCGGTGTCGATGCGCCATTTTTCGTTTTTCTTCCTTTCGTGTTTATTATTGCTCCGCGTGCCGCCTTCCAGGGCGCGGGTCACGCACAGAGGCCGACACGAGCCCCGCGCGCGGGAAATGATACGAAAGAAACAAGGAGAAAGAGGGACCGAAAGAGCCAAAATTGGGGGAGGGGATGCGAGATAAAAAGAGAGAAGAGAAGAGAAATCACGAAGACGGCGCGCGCGGGATGTCCATGCAATCGTCGCCGGCAGCAGCGGGTGCTCCGGTGGGAACAACGACAGCGGCGGCGGCGACGGCGGTAGCAGACCTGGCGGCGGTGGCCGTGGTGGTGGTGGTCGTTGTCGTCGCGGTCGCGGTCTTGGAGGAGTGGATGGGGATCAACTCGGAGCGCACGTGCTCGCAAATGTCGGTGCCGCGCACGAGAAAGTTTTCGCGCACGCGGTCATAGTCGGGAAAGGGCTCGTCGTGGCCGGCGGCGCACGGGATGAGAAAGGCGTCGTGACGGCGCTCAATCACCTCGCCGCCCTTGGCGTTGGCGCGCTGGGAGCGCAAGGCGCTGTTGAGCCGACGGTGCTCTGACGTAAAGGTGCATTTGAACCCGCCGACGGCGAGGCGCGTGCACGTCACGCTGACGTGCCTCCGCACCCCGTCGACGGCGCGCACAGAGTCGACATAGTGCCGCTTGCGCATGGGCTGCGCCGCCGCCACCGCGTGATCACGGGGTCGCTTGCGGCCGACGAGACGCGACGTGCCGGCGACGTTGGCGCCCTGGACGTCGTCGGCGCCCGTAGCCTCTTCTGTGACTCGCGGCGGCACAGCACCCCTGGTATCGCTGTCGCTGTCATCCTTGTCGACGACCTCCTCCTCCTCTTCTCCGCTGTCGCCGTCGTCGTCGATGGTGCCTCGGTCGTTGTCGTCATCATCGCCACCGTCGCCGTCGTCATTGGCAACGTCGTGGATCGCTCCCGAGACGGCCATGTCGGTCTGCGCGTCGGCGCCCGATGGGACGTGGGCGGGTTCAGGTGCGGGTGCCGTCGAGGACGCCACCGGCGTGTCGGCGGTCGGTGTGGCCGACGCCGGGAGGCCGGTCGAGGACAAAGGCATAGTGTGGGTGGCGGCGGCGGCGGTCTGCATGGATGCGGCTTTTTTGTTTTACTTTGTCAGTGCCTGTGTGCCTGTCTGGGGCAAGAGAGAGAGCGCGCGCGCGTGTGAGCCACAAAAAGAACCGGTAGGGCAGCGCTGAAAAAGGAAAAGCGGCACAAGGCGACCGACAGATCGCGGGCGCACGCACGGCGGGCAGTGTTTGACGAGCGGGGAAAAAAGTGCACGCGTAAAAAAATGGGTCGCGGTGATCGACCAGGCGGTGGTGAGGTCCGACGAGTGATCGGGAAAAATGGCGCACTATTGTGGTGGGAAGATCGCTAAAAATAGGGGCCGGCCGGCGCGCGAATCGGGCCTGTTTTCGCACGCACGCCGGTAACCGCCAAGGTCGGGCCTTCAAACATTTTCTCTTCCAGTTTTGGATAGGACGCCAACCACCTGGCGGGGATTTTTTGTCCGATCGCGACGTTTTGAGCGCGCGCTCGCCCGGCGTGCGCCTATGGGGGGATCGCTTCCGTGCCATTGGCGCAAATTGTTTTTTCACTCCCAATCGCCCCTTTTGCGGGGCGCTTTCTCGGCTTTTGTTGCTGCCCTTTTGTTTCGTCTCTTTTTCTTTTTCTTTTCTTGGCGGGCCGTGCTCTCTGGCTGGCCCATCGCCCGATCGCCACCGCCGCCACCAAAAACCCAACCTCGCCGCGACGATTTGCCAAAGAAAAAGGAAAAGAAAGGCCGTCTTTCTTTTCTCCCTATTTGACGGTGTGCACGCCCACCGGCCGAACACGGCACCGACCGCGATACCGTCGCGCACACACAGACAAGAGAATACCCGAGACAGAGAAAGAAGAGAAACAGCATGGTGCGTCGCCAGACCAATTCTAGACTGGCTTTCGCGGCGACAACTGGCCTCTCCCTTTTGGTGGCCGTCGGCGTGCTGCTGGCACACGGCGCCGTGCCCGCCGCGGGCGCCGACTGCCGTTGCGCGCTGGCGTACGGCGACTCCTTTTGGCTCTACAATCGCGCGACGGGCTTCTTTTGCGGCGTGGCCTGCGCGCCCGGCTCTGACGCCCGTCCGTGTCCGGTACGGTGCGGACCGACGACGTCGAGACCCACTCCCTTCACCATGGTGCCGCCGGCCGATTATGCCGGCGTTGTCGTCACGTCGCCCAGCATCCGCTGCGGTCTCGGCGCGACCGACAATGGCACATTCCATGGCCGCCATCGGCTCTGTGCGCCGCGCTCCAACGGCCTCGTGGCGTGTACCGCCGCCGCCGAGGACGACGACGACGACGATAGACGAGACGCCTTGAGCCGCCCTCTGAGCGGCTCCGACGCCTCCTGGGTGGTCATGGTCAAGGTGGCGGCGGGATCGACCATACGCGACGGCGACGAGGTCATGCTGCTGGCCGTGCCCGACGGCACGGCGCCTCTGCCGCGCCATCTTGCGGTGGACGAACCCTTTTCGTGGTGCCATGCCGACGGCGAGGATCAGGTCCTCTGGTGCGACCACGCCCACGCGCCCGTCCGCGGCGTCTTTGCCGTCTGGCGCGCTCTCTGACGCGCGTGCTTTTGCCCTCTCTCTTTTTATTTTAGACTCTTTTCTCTCGATGCGATAGTAAAGAAAAAGGCTTTTTGCTTCCTCGGATACCGTTGTCGATATTTCAACAGAGAATTTTTAAAAAAAAAGACACAAGACGGGGACAAAAAAGAGAGACTTGGCCGCGTGTTGGCCCTTTTTTTTGCTCCTGCTGGCGCCGTTGCGTGCTCTCTTCTTTTTTTTTTACGCCGACGGCGGGTCCCGTGTGGCGTGATGTGCGGACCACCGTCGCTCTGCCCGCCGTCGGCGGTGGCAACACCACGACGGCGCGCCGGTGGCGGAATCTCGACCTACACCAAGAGGAAAACGGGGACATGGACGTGGTCATTACGCGCGATCGCGCCAAGGGCCAAGGGCAGAGGCAACCTGGCCCGTGCGACGGTCGAGACGGCACGGACCGTTCTGGGCCGACGCGCAATTTGTGCGACGACGATGATAGTGGTGGTAAGGATAATGATGGCAATAACGACGACGATGGCGATGTCGAGAGCAACAGTGCAAAAGGTGCCGGCACCGATGCGAATTTGCATCGGCGGCGGTTGTTGGATCTGCCCGACGAGTGTCTGGTCGAAATCGTGCGGCGCGTGGGCATCGATGGCGGCGTTGCGGCTCTCGGTGCATTGTGCGCCACGTCGAGGCGCCTGGCGCGCGTCGGCGGCGATGCATGCGTGTGGCGCGAGGTCTTTGCGCGCGAAGCCGGCGCGCCGCCGGGCACCCGCTGGGATCGCCTGCGTCCGCCGGCGTGGGCCAAAGAGCCGTGGTCCGTGTCGACGCGGCGCATCGCGCGGCCTATCGAGGTATTGAGCGGCACGGTGTCGCTTTCGGTGCGCAGCACCTGGACTGACGCCTTTGACCCGGCCGAGGGCGTCGCCGTGTGGACCATGCGACACCAAGGGCGCGCCGACGACGACGACCGACCCGCGACGTGCCGCGACGGTCCGCACGTGGCCGTACGCCGCGCGATCGACGACTATGCCACGCGCCACACACAGTGCCACGTGTGGCTGGCGGCGCCCGTCGACGACCGCGACCCGCCGCGCGCGCGCACGTTGTGGCGACCGCTGCGCGTCGTCCACGCATTCAACGCCGGCAGCCCGGTGCCGATCCCGTGGGACTGGTGGTGGGCGCTCGTGCCGCCCGGCGTACCCTCTGACACGGGGCTCACGGCGCGGTTCATCATCGTCGACCTCTGGTGGATCGACCCGGCCGACCGCAGCAGCGTCGTGCCGGCCTGCGTGGCGGCCACGCACACGCAAGCGGCACCCTCGCGGGACGGCGCCCGCGGTGCCCATCCGTGGTACACGCCCGAGTTTGCGCTGCGCCACGTCGTCGGCTGCAACAACTGCCTTGAACGTCACGGTGCAAGGTAGTTGTCGACTGGCCATCTCTCTCTTTCTGCCGCGACGCCTCCTCATTTCCTGCCCCGTCGTGTTGGGTGCCTGTGCCTTGTCTGGCGTGGCCGTCAGGCGAGAGAGAGAGAGAGACAGAGAGAGACAGAGAGACTCTTTTTCGCCCGTCGCCACCCATCGCTCACAAATCTGTGCACGGGGCCGGGCAAGACAGGCCAACGGCCCCACGACAAAGAGCCCAAGGGCGGCTATGTACACAGGTGCGCCTTCTCGCCGAGGACAATGCAACTGCCGCAGGGACCTCGCGGTGCTGTGCCGTGTCCTTTGCGCCGGGTCCGTGTCGCGCTGGCTCGACGCGAGGCGTCGGCCGTCTGCTCATTTATAATAAAAAAAGAGATTGACTGTGCGTCATTGGACAGTGCCCAGGGATCGGCCTTTTTTTCAGAATCTGAGCAGAACCCAAGGCGCCCTCCAAAAGGATCTGTGCGAAAAGAACAAAAAGTCGACACGCGCCACAGACGCCAGATCCGTGTGCGCGCAGAGGGGCAGGCAGCAAAAGGCCAAAAAAATCAAAAAAAACGATTGACGACGGCAAGCGGATCGAGAGAAAAAGGCAAAGAGACAAAGGCGCCAGCGACGATTGTGGATGGAGTCGGAACCGACACCCATGGGCCTGGTCGACCTGCCCGCCGAGTTGCGGCAATACGTCGGGCACTACTTGGACGAAGCCCGCGACGTGGCGGCGTGCATCCTGGCGCACCCGCGACTATTGGCTCGACCGTTGCTTTATTGGTTGGGCCGCATGCGCCCATTGATCAGCATAGGCGACGTGCTAGAAGCCTCTGCGCCGCTCGACATTGTCCTCGGCCTCTTTGCCCAGTGGCGCGTGGAGCCTTTGCCCGCCATGGTGGTCGGCGCGACGATCGGCGGGCGCGTCGACGTATTGCGCTGGCTGCTTTGCCGCCTGGATGCGGCGTCGCTTGTCGACTGCGAGATATGCCAATTGTCCTCTCGGAGCGGACCGTCGGGTTGCCCCTCCTCGCCCGATGACACTGATTCCGACACGGACACGGCACCGTCATCGACGACGCTTGGCGATTGTTTGATGTCGGATGCCAACGGCGCATGCAACAGAGGCGCTCGCCCTCACGGCGCAGACAGCGACGACGATAATGATCATGCCGATGACAACGACGGTGACGACGACAATGGACGCGCGATAGTCTATTATGGCGGCGTGTTGGTTTCCGCTCTTAGAAAGGCCGCCGAGCACGACCGCGCCGAGGTTCTGACGTGCCTGTTGACCCAAGCGCCGCCGCCCGGACGTGTGCCATCGCCGTACCTCCTGGGTACGATCGCAATCGATGCAGCCGCGCGGGGATCGCTCGGTATTCTTGCCGCGCTCCACGAATGGCGCCTGGAAAAAGGCCGCGGTGTCTGTGGCTGCCCTGTCCGAGTGGGCCGAGAGGCCATGCGCGCCGATCATGCCGGCGTGCTCGACTGGCTCGCCGCCGCCGCATGCACTGGCGCTTTGACCTTGGACCAGGCCACACTGGACGACGTGCCCTCACATCCACTGCCCCACTTTGCGCGGTGGGCGGTTTCGAGATTGCTGCCTCACGTGCGCGTCGGGCCAGAGAGGCTCGGTCAACTCGCCGCATCAGATTCCGTCTCAGCGCTAAAGGTACTCCACGAGACGGGCCTCGGTGTGTGCTCGAAAGAGATGCTGCGTGTGGCGGCGGCCCGCGGCAGCATGGACGTGCTCAAGTGGGCCGCGGGCGACAGCCCATGTGCTCTGCCGCTCGCCGCGTGGAACCCGATCGACGCGGCCGTCCATGCTGCGGCAAGCGGTCGCAAAGACGTCATTCGGTGGTTGACCACGAGACCCGACGCCGACCGCGTCCTCACTGCGGGCGTGGCGCGTCTGGCCCTATCTCACGGTTTCGTCAAAACGGCCGCCGCCGTGCGCCCTCTAGACCAGTGGGACGCTCTGGCCGTCGTCGTCCCTCACAAGGATCTGCCCGAGATCGCCGCGGTTGTGCACCACGGGGCGCGCTGCACGTCAGAGGCCATGGCCGCCGCCATGCGCCGTCGCGATGAGCGCATACTGGAACTCTTGTGCCGCAAGTACGGCACGGCAATGGTTCCCGACGCCATCGAGTCGGCCGCCGGGACGAGGTGCTCGCTCAACTGCATCCGCTGGCTGTCTGACGCTGTTCTTTGTGGCGAGGTGCCCGACAGCGTGTGCGTGGCGCATCTCTGGGCCTCGGCGGCCGTCGACTGGCCCGACGGCGCCCAGAGTTGTTGCATGTGTCTGCGTTGCCGTCCCCGCGACAGAAAGAATTGACCTCGTGCGATTGTTGCCACCGCTGCAAAGGAGGGGGGAGGGACGATCTTGTGTCTCTTTTTACGCCATTGAAAAAAAAAAGAGTAAAAATGCGCATGGCGGCTCTCTTGGCGTGTCGCGCCCGCCGGCGCAAAGGCCCTCGACTAGTCGCCGGCAAGATTGAGGACCACATGGATGACCTGGCCGTCAGACAGGCCGTACGAACCGAGGTCGCGGTCGTCGTCGCCGAGCGTCACGCCGGCACACTTGAGCGTCTGCTGTTTGGGGTGTGCGCCGGCGGCGTGCGCGTAAAAGGCCTTGAGCGTGCGCACCGACCACGAGGGCGACGCCGCGATCTCGCATCGCTCACCCGTCAGCGAGACCATGGCGATGCGGATCGCGCTCGCTGCGTCCGCCGGCGACTCGAGACGCGTCACGGGAATGGCGCCCATCGGCAGGGTGTACAGGCGCGTGCGGCACTGCGGACAGGCGGCGAGGCCGCGCGCACACTCGACGCACACGCTCGGCGCCGAGCAGCGGCAGGCCAGTACCGCCATGCGGCATCCCTCTGGCCGTTCCGGGCGCTCCTTATTGCGCGCGCACACGCGGCAGGCCGGCGTCGGCGCGTTGCTCCACGCGGCGACGGCGCCGCCCTGATCGTTGACCGGCGGCGCCACCGGAAAGACCAAGGTCCCGTTGGGGCCTGCGGGCAACGACGCCGCCACGCGCGGTCGCACGACATAGCGTCGGCCGTCAAAGGAGTCGACGATGGCTAGCGCACGCCGCTCGCCCACCTGAACAAAGACAAAGTCGCCGGGCGTGGCCGACCGCGGGCCGACGGCCGTCGCTCGTGTCGGGGCGCGGCTCTGTTCCATCCAGACGGCTTTTGCTTTTGTTCGCTCCTTTTTTCCTTTGATTCCTTTTTCGTTCTTCCTGTCGGCGTCTGTTTTTTGCTTTTCTTTTTGCCCTGGTCTGCCCGTGTGTCTGCTCGGCGGGCGCGCCGCGATCGAGGCCGGCAACCGGAACCGGCGACCACAAAAGCGAGGCAGGCACGGCGTTGCGTGCCGGCGCGCGCTCCTTTTTGTCCTCACGGGGGCGCGCGATGGGATACAAAAGCCAATGGCATGCGCGTGGCCTGCAACCAATGACAAATAATGGCCAACCGTTCCACGTAAACAATCCACTTTAGTACGGACCCGGCTCGGCCATCACCAAATACAATGGCGTCAATGCGGCAGGCGCAAAGATCGATCAATGGTCTCCTCTTTCGCCCATAGCGATTCTCCTATCTCATGTTTTTTACAACCTTTTCTACAGGCAAAAATATTTGCACGACGCGCCGTTGGCGTGGCGCCGACCGCGCCGTCCCTTTTTGGCCCTTTCAGAGGAACATTTAAAAGAAAAAGGAAGACGACAGTAGCGAGGGCGAAAAACAACACAGAGGAAAAAACAAAAAAGTATATGGCGGACCCCAGAGCGACAAAACCTGCCAAAAAAACAACATGGGCCAAGCACAGACAATGAGGAAAAAAAAGAGGCGTCAATGCAAAAAAAGGCACATACCCACGGCGCCATTGCGGCGGCGGGCTCTTTGGCGCCTCTTTTTTTTCTGTTGAAAAAGGTTCTCGTTTTTTTGTTGAAAAAAAGACAGCGGATTGCGCTCACACGGGCCACCTGCGCGCCGAAAAGTTGGGCAGACACCAGGCGACAATTCTGTCGGCGTCGGATCGGGTTCGTCCGTTACAAAAGGGCGCCGCCGGGTCGAGCGCCGTGCGGCACGTCCCATAGCACACAGAGGAACACGGCTGGGTCCACGCGTGGCCATACAGCGCCGACGCAGTGCCTTTGATGCATGCCGAACTCGCTCCGCGGCATGCCATGGAACAAAACAGGCACAACTCGTCGCGCATGGTCTCGCGATCGACGCCGACAGCATCGGACCAGGCCTCGATGGCGTCGATGAGGTCGATGGCGTCGCGATCAAAAGGCTTTCCGGCTGCACACGACACAAAGGCGTCACGAACGAGTGGCACGCCGGCTTGCGTCTCCCACAACTCCAAGGGCCACCGTTCAAGAAGAAAGATGGCACGCGCGACGCAACATGAAGGCGCGCTGCTGCTGCTGCTGTGCGTGACGCACGCGGCGGCGAGTTTGCACAGGTCGTCGCGCGTCGGGGCATAGGCCAGCACGTCGCAGAGCCACGTGGCGGAGCGCGTCGTCCCCGCATGGCGACCGATGCCGGCACGCGAGCGGCGCAGAGCGGTACCGCGCGAGCGCGGGCGGATCGCGTGCTCCACGAGACCCGTGGCCGTCAGCCCGGTGGCGTCGAGGAGGGCATCCACAGTCACGCGCGCGTGCCCCAGCGCGCCGAGCGCCCACACGACCACGTCGACGCAGTCGCCTTGAATCGCGGCGAGCAGGATGGCCACGACGCGCGCAGAGTCGATCGCCCCTGCCGGTATCTCTGCCAGGACACAAACTGCGGACGGCGTCGTGCCCATGTCGCACGCGTCATAATGGCCCCAGACCCAGTCGGCCGTGTTGCGCAACAGGGGTCTGGTGGGCAACGGGCCATCGCGCCCCGAGCGCACGTGGGAGCGCATAAAGCGCGTGGCTCTATAGAACAGCATCGCGTAGGTGTCGTAAAAGGTGTGCTCCCGCCCGAGCGCGACGGCCACGTCGTGGCGATCAAACCCGAGGACGCTCGCCGAGAACAAGATGCGGCATAGGCCACGCCGCATATTCGACGCAGGGCCGTTGTTGTACTCGTCGTCGTCACTGTCGCTGTCGCCGTCGTCGTCATCGTCGTCGTCATCCTTGGGATAGACATAGTGCAACCACGGCGCGGCGTCGATCGCCGCGAGCACCGCCAATACCGTGGCGCACGCGCAACGGCGCACTGCCACGTCCGTCATCGCATAGAGCAGCACTTGGCCGTCGGGTCTCCACGTCGGGTCGTACGGCACGGTGGCGGCATAGGGGTAGTTTGGCACGGCAGGCATCGGCGCAAACGGGGCGCTGGTCGTCGGTTCGAGCGCGTAGGCGACGGTTTCGGGGCGGTCCGCGGCCAAGAGGACGACGTGGGCCGCGGCGCGCGATGCGCCCCAGTGCGACACCATGCGCTCGGCCGCAGCGTCCATGACGTCGCGCGTCAACGGCGCCGGAACGGCGCGCAGCCACTCGGCGACGACCGACGCGCATATCATGGCGCCTCGCCTCCACCGCCGGCGGCGCGCGTGGGTCATGTCGAGGTCGACATAGGGGTCCCCGGCGTCCACCATCGGGTAGCGAAAGACGACTTGCGCGTCGCCGAGGGCGTCGTCGTCCCATGGCGCCGGGTGCTCGACGGCCCAGCGCAAGAGGCGGCACGCCATGCGCGCCATGCACCTCCAGCGCGGGTCCATAAAGGCACGATCGTGACGGTCGCGGCCGTTGACGATCGCGCCCACGAGTTCGATGGGCAGCGAGGCCAAGCCACTCGACTCGCCCCTCTCTCCTCCCGTCTCCATGCTTTGGTGTTGCCTATTTGTCGTTGTCGCTTCTTCTCAACGTTTTTGTCGTCGATGGGGTCGATCACAGAGTATTTCTCTCTCTCTCTCTCTCTCTCTCTCTCTTCTCTCTTGTTTGGCCCCTACTTGTATATTGTAGTGTTGGCAATCCGGGACTCTTTTGTCTGTCCGGTCGCAATGTTTTTTCGCCTATGTTTGCGTGCGGCCAGACGCCGCCGCCCGACCGCGAACAGGCATATGGTCGACCGAGGCTATTCGCTGGGTCCGGTGCTTGCGGGTAGGAATCGGCCATATTCGACCAACCGGCTACTTTGTTTTTTGACCGGCGGCCGACCAAGGGGAAAGTGTGGGCGCAAGAATCGAAAAAAAAGGGCAACCACGACGCGTCGCAGATTCCACGAGGCCACCGGCACGGCCGCGCCGTTGGCAACCGCTAGGCAACGCCCGACAGAGACCCTCTGCATCGCCAGATACAACACGCGGTGGCAGCGTAGACCTGACCACGGTGCCGAGGGCCTTGTTAGCGCCTGCCCCCAATCCCTCAGAGGGATGCGACGCTTGCGCTTGGTGTTTTTTCCTTTGGCGCGCCATTGGTCGGTGAGCGACGCTGTCGGCCCGGCGCCCATCCAAACGCGCGCGATCCAGGTCCAGCGATGGCTGCATTGGCAAAAGAAGGCACCGCTTGGGAAGGAGCAAACAAAAAGACAAACAAAAATAGATCTGCTGGTCGGCCCGAGCCCCCGCATTCGCCCGCCGATGATGATGTTCCGACCCACCGAGCGACTGACGCTCATCGCCTTTGGCGACGCCTACAACCTGCGTCCGCGCGATCGCCACGCGGGCCTGTCGGGCCTGGCCGCACTCATAGAGCGGCAGCGGCGCGCGAGCCCGCAGAGTCTGCTGGTGGCGTGCGGCGATGTGCTCTCGGCCGAGCCCGACCTGTCTGAATGGACGCCGGAAGAGTCGTGCAAGCACATGCCCGTGCTGCTCAACATGCTCAGCGTCGACTACGCCGTGCCGGGCAATCACGAGTACGAGCGCGGTGCCGACGTCTTTCGACATCGCATGCGCGAGTGCAAGTTTGACTGGCTGTGCACCAACGTGCTCGAGGAGGACGCGCCCTTTGGGTGCGGCGTCGCCGAGGCCGTGTTTACCACCGCCGGGGGCCACCGCGTGGGCCTCCTGGGCCTGTGCACGCCCGACACGCCCCAGTTGTCGGCCGCCGGACCTGGCGTGACGTTTGCCCCTGTGGTCGAACGGGCGCGCCGGGCCGTGGCTGTGTTTGAGCAACAGGGGGTCTGCGCCATCGTGGCGGTCACCCATATGTCGCTCGCCGAGGACCGCCTTCTGGTCGGTGCCGTCCCTGAAATCGACCTCGTGTTGGGCGGCCACGATCACCACGCGCTGTGCGAGTGGATCGGCGACGTACCCATCGTCAAGGCCGGGAGCAACTTTAGCCACCTGGCGCGCGTCGACCTGGATCTGTGCGCACACCAGAGACCCCGCATCGAGCAGGTGTGTCACCTGGTCAACGGGTCCGGAGGTCCTGGAGTGCCTGCGATCGACGAGGCCTTGGCCCGGTTCGACAGCGAAGCGCGCTCCCGCAGAGGCGGCCGAGAGCAGCAGCCACAGCAGCGTGTGGCCACACTCGCCAAACAATTCGAGAGCACAAGCAATGCCGACTGCTCGATGGGCCGATTGGTGGCTGATTTCTTGTGCGAAGCCTACCAGGTCGACCTCTTTCTCATCAACGCCGCGGCCCTGCGCAGCAACCGGACCTACGAGGCGGGCCACGTCATTACCGACGGCGACTTGAAGCGCGAGATGCCGTTCCAGGCGCGCGTCGTGGTGTCCCAACTAGAGGGGCGCGACATTCGCGAGGCCTTTGAACACGCGCTCGCGTCTCTGCACGGCAGACACCATCTGCACGCGTCGCGAGGGTGGCACTGCGCGTTCGACCCCGCGGCGGCTGAGGGCAACCGCGTGATGAGCATCACGCGCGACAGAGACCGCTTGGGCGACAAGGACGCACTGCGGGTGGGCATGATTCGCTATCTGCACCTCGGAGGCGACGGATTTGCCTCTTTGGCGCGCGGGCAGGCGATCGCACACCCTCTCGATGGGACCCTCCTGCGCGACACTGTCGCGGCGTGCATGCGCAAACGCGGAACCTTGCATCCCTCTAACGACCCGCGCTACACGGCGCGCACATGAGGCGCTGCCGTGTGCTAAAAACGGCGGTGCGTGTATTTTGAGGCGACAGCGCTAAAAAAAGATCTCCTTCATTGAATAATCGACCGCCGTAACCGCGACAACAACTTTGCGAGGAGGAGGGGCACCAAGCGCAAGGGCGCAATAAACAGGGAGAGAGCGTGAAAAAACCGAGTCAATGGCGTCTGATTGCGCGCGCGCGCAAAGCAACCGCGCGCCAGACAACGCGGGTTTGGCGGGCACCGGACCCCTTGCCTCGTCAGCAATGTGCGCCACGGGCGCCCACTTTGGGCGTCGTGTCACCGTGCTCGGCATCGAGTCCAGTTGCGACGACACGGGCGTCGCCGTGCTCCAGGTCGGCGGCAACGCGCCTCCGACCGTGCTGGCGCACGAGGTCGCCACGTCGTGGGGCCACCATGCCCACCAAGCCGACATTGACAAGGAGCACGCTGCGGCCGCCCATCGCGAGGCCGTGGGACCGCTCGTGGCGCGCGTGGTCGCGACCTCGCGCGTGGGCTGGGACGCCATAGACAGTATCGCGGTGACGGTGGGTCCCGGCATGATGGGCGGCCTCATGGCCGGCGTGGACGAGGCGGTGCGGCTCGCGGCGCTGCACAGCAAGCCGCTGGTGCCCGTCCACCACTTGGAAGGCCACGCCCTTGCGGCGGGCGTGTGCGCTCGCCAACTTTGCTTCCCCTTCCTGGTGCTGCTGGCCTCGGGCGGGTCGTGTCAGTTGGTGTTGGCGCGCGATCTGGGCGACTATGTGCGGCTCGGGCAGACGCTCGACTGCGCGCCGGGCCAGGCGTTGGACGCCGTGGCGCGCGCCCTCGCGCTCGACCTCGGCGCGGCGGGTTCCGGCGGCAGGGCCGTCGAACTGGCCGCAAAGGGTGCGCACGCGCATGTCGACGGGGATGCAATCCGCGACGACGACGCATGGCCCGACGGTTGCGACTTTTCCTTTGCCGGCCTGCGCGACCGCGCAGTGGCGTTGGCACGCGAGAGACCGACCGACGAGGCCGGCGCCATCGCCGCGGCGGTGCAGGCAGAGATCGTCGACCAACTCGTGTCGCGCACGACGCGCGCACTTGAATGGTGCCGCACGCGCGCGGTCCACCCCACGGCGCTCGTGGTGGCCGGCGGCGTGGGCGCCAATGCATGCCTCCGGGAGCACATGCAACGTGCCATCGGCTCCTCTACGCGCCTGGTGTGCCCGCCGCCTTGGCTCTGCACCGACAACGGCGTCATGATCGCGCACGCCGGAGCGCTCCATTACTTGCGCCGGCCGGACGCGTTCGTGGCTCGCCCGACCCATGTGTGCCTCCAGCACGAATGGCACCTGGGCGAGGACGCCTCCGAATGCGTCAAGGCCGACCGCGCGATGGCCCGGGCGACGGCTCGCGTATCGATCGGGCGCGACGTCGGCGGCGCGGCGCGCGCCCTCCAAAGGGGCCAGTTGGTGGCCTTCCCCACCGAGACCGTCTACGGCCTCGGCGCCGACGCCACGTCTGACGAGGCCGTGCGGCGCATCTTTGAGGTCAAGGGCCGACCCTCCAACAACCCGATCATTGTGCACGTGGCCTCCAAGGAACAGTTTTACCGGATCGTCGGGGAGGACCTCGATGCCACGCTGCGCGAGCGCTGCGAGCGACTCATGGACGAGTTCTGGCCGGGACCCCTCACCCTGCTTGTGGCCAATGGCGGCCAAAAATTGTCGTCGCTGGTGACGTGCGGCCTGCCCGTCGCCGGTCTGCGCATGCCCGATAACGCAATGGCCATCGACCTGATTCAGAGCGCCGACATGGGCGTGGCCGCGCCCAGTGCCAACAGGTCGGGTCGGCCTAGCCCGACGTGCGCCGAGCACGTGGCGGTCGACCTCGTCGGCGAGGACATCTGGGGCGTGCTCGACGGCGGCGGCAGCACCTACGGCATCGAGTCCACCGTGCTCGACGTGGCGACGCTGAGCATCTACCGCGAGGGTCCCATCACGGCCGACGACATCTCGCGCGCCCTCGGCGGCGTGCCGGTCGACGTATCGAGCGGGCGCAAAAAGTTGGCCCCCGGCGAGGCGCCCAAGGCGCCCGGCATGCTCTACCGCCACTACGCGCCCGACACGGACGTCACCGTCGTGCAGGGCACGGTGGGCTTCCTCAACGCCACGGTGCGCTCCATGCGCGCGCGGGGCCTGCGCGTGGGCGTCATCGCGTCGCACGGTGACGTGATCGACGCACGCGCCTCCAAGGTCTGGTACTGCATGCGCCACGGCGCGGCCGACGACGCCATGGGCTCTCTGGGGGCCAACCTCTACGCCGCGCTCCGCGGACTCGACCTGCCCGATGTCGACATCATCCTCGTGCGCGCCGTGCCAGACTCGCGCGCCGGGGGCGCCATCATGGAGCGCCTCGGCAAGGCCTCGCAGGGCAGTCGCATCGTCGAACCGCCCATGACAGCGCGACTGGGGAGCATGGTGGGCGCCGACGTTGCCCGGCGCATCGCACGAGGCCGCGTGCTGGTATGCGGGTTGGGCGGGGCCGGCGCGCCGCTGGTGGATATGGCCGTGCGCGCGGGCGTCAGACACCTCGGGCTGCTCGACCCGGACCGCGTCGAACTGTCCAACCTCATACGCATGCCGCAGGCGACACTCGCCGACGTGGACCGCCGCAAAGTGGACGTCGTGGCGGAACGCGCACGGGCGCTCGATCCCAGCGCGCACCTCACGCTGCTTCACCACCGCATCACGGCCGACTTTGACATGGCCCTGCTCCGGGCGCACGAATACGACGTCGTCGTCGACGCCGTGGACGACCTCGACGGCAAGGTGGCGCTCATCAAGTACGCCGTGGAGAACAGCATACCGCTGATCTCGTGCATGGGCGCCGGCAACAAGACGGACGCAACGCAGGTGCATCGTGTGTTGGACATTGCCGACGCCGGCACGTGCCTCTTGGCCTTGGAGACCAAGCGCCGGCTGGCCAAGCAGGGCATCGTGAGCGGCGTCAAGTGTGCGGTCACAGAGGCCGACCATTGGATCTTGGCTCCGCAGGACGGGCGCGACGTCATCGGCAATTGGCCCCCGTGCTACTTTATGGCGTCGGCCGCGTTGCTCGATCACGTGCTGCGCGTGCTCGCTGGACCCGAGAGTATCGAGGATCGCGTGCGCGGTCGTGCCGTCGGCGTGTCGACCAGGAACGGCACCGCCGCCCTCCCGTGAGGCTCCTCTTCCTCCCGTTGGCCCGTGGCGCCGATGCCCCGCTCCGCCGACCTGACCCACAAAGGCGGACGCAGGCCCGTGGCAATGAAAGAAAAAAAAGCAAAGAAAAAAATAGGCAGATGCGAATAAAGGCATGTGGCGCCGAGAACAAGAGGGATGCGCCTTTACGGTCCCCTGTGCATAAATCGCGCACATTTTATCCGCAGCCACACTTTTTCTTTTTTTTTTAATAAACAAAAAGAAAAAAGGAGCCAACTGGCTGGCCACGGCTCAGCCCGGCGCGCAGCGCACACAAAGCCCACAAACAGATATCACGAATCGGGCGGAAATTGCATTTTGGTTTGTGCAAGGTGAATGTCTATTTCACGAGGAAGGTCTATCCGGCGACGGCGGCTGGATCGCCGTCGCCGGGCGTCCAATCCGGCGGAGCCAGAGCGAACCCGGACCATGCAAATTGGGGTGCCATCATGCAACTCACCAGCGCCCATCCGCCCAACGGCCTGCACCAAATGGACGGGGGAAAAAAGATTCGCTTAGCGCATTTACATGTGCAAAAAATCATAAACCCACGCAAAGCCAAGCCGAATACAGGCCGCCCAGCGACGGCAAAGCAGCGCGCAGAGAAAAAAAAAGACTGACTAACAGGAAAAAAACGACCCATTCCACAGAGAGCGCACCCAGAACCCTTTTGCAAATACAAAGGAAAAAGAAAAGGAGAGAGAGAGCGCGCGCGCGCATCCAAGAGACAGAAGAAAGGACCCACCTGGCGGTTTGCCATGTGTTTTTCGGCACGACCACTTGGAGTTTTTGGTCCGCGGCGAGGTCGGGTCCGAGCACGTGCACATCGTCCACGCGCTCGCCCGTATTGGAAATCGTCAATTCCAGCGGAAAGCCTGTGTTGTTGGATTGAGAGCCGTCAGGAAACCCATCGTCCCACGACCAGCGCCTTTTCCTGCTCGTTGTCGTGCGGTTCCTCTTCTTCCGGTCAAGACGCGCCATCGGTTCGTCGGTTAAAAACGTACCCAAATGCCAGAACCAGACTTCGGCGGCGTCGAGCCTGTGCCAGTGCGATTTCTGTCCGCGGGTCAACAGAAAATAGATGACGGAGCAGGGCGCCCGGTCGGCGTCTGCCTCTGCGGCAATCTTGTTTGCTGTCTGCTTTTTTTCGGGCCACAAGCGGATCAATCACGATTAGAAAAACAAGAGCGACCCACGAGAAAAAAGGAGGCCAAACAATGGCGACAAAAGGGTCGGTCGCCCTTTGATGGCAGGGACTTTGGGATCCGATTTGTGCGTACCGCATAGTAGCCTCCCTCGACATGCCGGCACATGCCGAGGCGAGCAATGACGGCCTCGGCCTCTCTCTGCTCTGCATCGTCGTCGACATTATGTGCGGTCGCGTCGGGGGTGTCCACCGCGCGCGTCTCTCGGGGCGTGTCCATGCAGCGTATTGTGGGCACGGATGAAATGAGCGGCCGCACCGGAAAAAAAATGGAGGAGCAATGTGATCGCCTTGCTGACCGGAGAAGAAAAGCGTAAACGGTTCGGCTGTGTGTGTCGAACGCAGACGTCGGGGCATTGCAAACGGCACGCCCCCACGCGCACCCTCTGACGTCGGGACGACGACAACGGCGGCGCGCGCGTACAAAAGGGGACGCCCAGCGCACGTTTGTCCTATTTTTACGCCCGTGCGCCAAAAGCAAAGGGACAAAGAGAGACAACCAAACCTACAGACCGGCAATCCCACCCTTTTTTGACCATGCAGGAAGCGAAAGATGGGGCAGCAATCTCGAAAGAAAGCGAGTCCAGCGCGAGTGATTGCCAGAGCAGGGAGCAGGCGGCGGCGATCGTGCCGCGCGCCCCGCCCCTGACGCCGGCCGAGGTGGGCATGCAGCGCATCCGATTCGTGTCGGCCAGGCAGGCCGTCATGTCGGCGATACGGGACGCGCATCTGGCGAGCCAGCCCCTCAAGGGCCGGCGCGTGCTCCTGTGCTCGCACCTCCGGATCACGACGGCCTTCTGTGCCATCATCCTGCGTGATCTGGGCGCGCAGGTCATGGTGTGCGGTTCCAACAAGTGGTCCACCAGCGACGAAATCGTGGCCGCGCTCAACCTGGAGCCCGGCATCGTGGCGGCTTCGCGCCACGGCGCGCCCGATCCCGAGTTTTTCGGCTACCTGCGCGCTGCCCTGGCCTGGGGACCCGATCTGATCGCCGACGACGGGGCCGAACTCCTGGCCATGATGTACGGCATGGGGGCCGACGGCGACCAGGTGGCCGTGCCGCCACGCCCCGTTCGCGGAGTGTGCGAGCAGACCACCACGGGCGTCGTGCGCGTGCGCGAGATCCAGGAGGCCCAACCCGACAAGCGCCTCGCGATGCCCGTCATCGGGGTCAACGAGTGCAAGACCAAGCATCTAATCGACAACCGGTACGGATCGGGCGAGTCCTGCCTGGTGGCGTTGGTCTGCGCCACCAACCGCACCCTGCGCGGGCGCGTCATCGTCGTGGTCGGGTACGGCCATGTCGGCCGTGGCCTCGCGGCGCAGGCACGCGGCATGGGCGCGCGCGTCGTCGTCACCGAGCACTCGCCCTTTTCCGCCCTCGAGGCCCACATGGAGGGGTTCGAGGTGATGCGCCTCGTCGAGGCCGTCAAATTGGCCGACTTTGTGATCACGGCGACGGGCTACGCGGGCGCGCTGCGTGCCGACGCCATCGCCAACATCAAGAACGGTGCCTTCCTCTGCAACGCCGGCCACCTCGACACGGAAATCGACATTGATGCGCTGGCCGAGGCTGCCGTCTCGATCAACAGATGCGTCGCGGACAATATTGACGAGTACGTCATGGGCGGCAGCGGCGGCGAGCCCGAGGGAGGGCACGGGCGCAAGATCTACGTGATCGCCGGCGGCAACACGTGCAACGTAGCCACGGGCAGGGGCCACTCGGCCGACATCATCGACATCACGTTCGGGCTCAAACTGCGCTCCGTCCTGTACCTCGCCGAGAGGGCCTGGCCCGCAGAGGGCGACAACGCAGCGCCGCTCGAAAACAAACTCCAGAACCTGCCCGTGGATTTGGACGCGTCGGTCGCCCGGATCGCGCTCTCTTCGCGCGGCGTGGAAACCGACTTTTGCGACTAGGACGGAGCAGAGAGCGCCGACGAGTGGGCAAATAAAAATCACACAAAAGGAAGCGCATCCTACGCCCACGGCCGCGCACGAAAACATAACAAAAGAGTTGCCAACCGACGTCTTTTTGTGTGTGTGCAACATTTATCCTTGTCGGCTCGTAAAAAACGGTCCATGTCACCGGGCTCGATCGGCATCAGATAGTTGACTCGATTGGCGTTGGCCCTGTGTCGTCCGAAGGAGACCACCGGCCGTGCCGTGCCCAATGCGTCCTTTCTGCCAGTGTGGCACATGAAATCGAATGGGCTTTTTTTTTTGAAAAATGCAACAACGCGTCGGGGTTGGAGGCGGTCGGAAAGAGCGGGCCTCCGATCGGTGCCTGGTGACCTGTGATGCCGCCCTTTTTTGCGCACCCTATATTCGTGGGGCCTTTTTTTCTCTCTTTTTCTCGCACGATCGAGTCTACGCTTTTATGGGTCATTGCGGCGGGCGCTCTGCCGCCATCGCCTAGGCCTCACGAACCTGGCGTAACTATTTTTTGTGCGTCGCAGATACGAGGCACCGAAACCGCGACCCAATGGAAGGGAGCCCGTCTCTATCGACTGCGCGCGTGTTTGTCTTTGCAATCGCACCCCTCTCCTAAAAGGCACCCTCAAAGTAGTGGCGCTCAATGTCGTTGTTTGCGAGATTTGGGTGAGTAAAGAGCGCGCGCGAGCACGACTAAAAAGGTCCAACAAGAAAAAAGCAGGGGGGGGGGTGAATGGCAGATGATGCGAGCCAATCGAGGCAACGAGCCAGCAATGATCACGCGTGCCCGGCGACGTCGACAACGCGGTGGCACCCGAGACGGGTCAGCAGGCGCGAGACGGACCCGTCGACGCGTAGGATGATGGCCTTGCGCTGCTGGCACGCGACCATAAAGGCACAGTCGACAAAAGAGCAATCGCGCACGATCGCGTCGACAAAGACCGCATGGGTAAAGATGCAACGCGTGAAGCGGCAGCCGTCGAGGGTTGCGCCGGCAAAGGTCGTCGCGCGAAACGTGCGGTCGACAAAGGTCAGGCGCTCCAGGCGTGCCCTGTGAAAGCCTGATCCGCCCTCGACAAACTTGAGCGGGCACGTCGGCGATGCTGCGATCACGTGCCAGTCGCCAGGCACCGCGTCACCACTGCCGCCGGCAGGTGCGGGCACGTCCACATCGGCGAGACGCGCGAGAGCGTACGAGGTGGCGACGCCCGCGTACAGGTCGCGCGCCACCGGCTCCACGATGCCGTTGCGCAGTTGGGCAGCAAAATGGGCGCTGTGGGCAGTCCACGCTGGGTCGTCATCGCGGAACCGCGGTGCATCGCACACGTGAGCGTCCAATGCCGCGATGGTGACGAGCGAGGAGACGGCCAGTTCGGGACAGCAGGCCAAGAGGTCGGCCCCGTCGGCGATGAGCGTCCACAGGCGGCGGTAGGCCGCAGCAACGGCCGCCGTCGCCCAGCGCGGGTCGAGAGAGTCCATGTGCCATGGCAGACTAAAGCCAGCAGCACTATAGACCAACTGGTCCGTGATGGGATTGAACGGGGGCAATCGGTGCCGCCACAGTGCGCGGCTAAACTCGACCATGTGTCTTGGGGCGACGACGGTGCCGTCTGAAAGGATCGCGTGCATGCCGCGCGAGTGCTCGGTGGTGCCCGTGATGGCGCACGGCACATCGGCCCACGGGCTGGGCAGGCGCATCGGGTCGTAGACATAGGGTTCGGCGCGTGCCCGTGCTAGCCATGGGCGCCGGTCGTCGGCAGTGGGCGCGTGCTCGGGCGGTGCCGTCCACCCCACCTCCTGCGGCCACTTGCTCGGATGTATGACGGATGGATAGAACACACGCGTCTCGGCGTCCCATCCAATACCGCCGTACAATACATACCAGTCAAAGAGGACACGCTCCGATGGCGCTTTCACGCCGCCGAGTGGATAAAAGACGTGCAAGCGGCGTCCCTCGGCGCCGACCGTGAGGACAATGTCCTTCCAGCCTGCGCGACACACGACGCGCCCGGCGGCGGCCCTGTTCTTGTTTTGAGGCGATATGCGGAACCACAAAGTGTGCGGGCGGCCCCCGTCGCCATCATCGTTGCCGGTGATGATATAGGCGTGCACGTCGCCGTTGGCGTAGCGACGCAGGCGCACCGGCGGCGGCTCGGTCGAGTCGCCGCTCCGACCGTCGACCAGGAGAGAACCGTCGCCTGGCAAAGCGGGTCGGCTTGCATAGTCTACAAAGATGTAGTGGCGATTGTCAGGTGTCTTGTTTTCCTCGTCGATCAGACCCTCGTCGCGAGGTGCCGTTCCGTTTTCCGCCTCGGGCGGCGCCGGCGACAAGAGGACAAGCGCCTGGCGATCGATCGTGTCTCGCGCGCAGGTCGGCGGCCCAAAGGCGACCGCGTCGGTGCGGTCGCTCGCACGCGCAAACACACCGCGTTGGACGCACACTGCGCCGTCGGCCATGAACGCGACCCTCTGGCCCATGACTCGGCCGTCCCTGCCCTCAGACACTGTATGTGGCATATCGCGGCGCGTATAGTAGTGGCGACGCCAGTCGACGCCGTGACCGCGCGCGGCACGATCGCCGAGATGGTCGAGAAGGGCCTGGCTAAAGGAGGGCTGTGCAATGCGCCTCCACACGTGGCTGTCGTTGCGCACGGCCGACAGCATGCGACAGCACGAACCCAGGCGGCACAGGTCGTCGGGGTGCATGTGCGAGGCCACAGACACAACGATCTCCCACGGCAGGTCGGTCAGGATCGGACCCACACAGTCACCCATGTCGGCCCCCGTGCGCGTCGCCGAGTCGTGCTCCATCCGTTCCTCTGCCGCTGGTTCGTCGATGACGCGCGAGGAAAGCCGACCTTTCTTTTTTTTTTTTCCGGTGGACCGTCGGCGCCCCCGGCGGTGAGCCTCGCCCTTTTGTTCCCTCCTCTCCCAAGCAACAGAAAAAAAACAATAGAAAATGTGTATCTGATTGGTCTGCATTTTTGTCTCTTTTTTCATTTCATGTTGCTCTACCCACACACCGCAGGTCGGCCGAGGATTTTTGATTTGGCGCATCGGCCTTGCGGTCGCCGCCGGTCCATTTGGACCAAGCCGGCCAAGCAGGACTAAAAAACAGGGGGCACAACAGAAAAAAATCGGCGGGCCAAAAACTGCCCCCGCAATTTGTGTTGTCTTTTACGTATATTTGGTTTTTCCTATCTCTTTTCTTCTCCCTCGTCTTTGGCCGAGCCTTGCCGTGTGGCCTGCCTGTCCTCCTTTTTTTTGTGGGCGTCGCGTGAGCCTTTTTTCCCCGTCGTGGTTGCGGCCGCTATTGCGCGCGCGAGTCCTTTTTTCCACCTAAAGCGTGCGCGGTCTCCTCGACTTGATTTTTTCTGATTTCGAAATTGAAAAAAAAAATAAAGCGAAAAAAAGGTCCTGGCTGAGCGCCCGCACACAGATCTCGCCGGCGGGTTTCTTTTTGTGCTCTTTCGTTTTTCTTGCGTCTCCGTTAAAAGAGAAATTCAAAAAGAACCAACGAGAAAATGAAAAGATGCGCCGTCGCGGCAGGCATCCGCGGCAGCAACGGGGCAAGGCGGGACAGACGAGGGGGCGCCTCTCTTTTTTTTTTCTACGGGCGAAAAGCATCACAGGCGCGCCGTGCCGCCGACAATGTCTGGGATACGCGCACGGGCCAGATCCGCCAGGGGGACGCACAGCAATTCGGGCCGACTTGCTTCGGCCGCGCTCGCAGTATAACCCCAGAGACGGGCCACGTCCAAGAGACGCGCCGCGTCGGGCAAGAGGCCCGATGCCGACGCCGGTGCCGCGCACGCGCCCTGCCACGCGTAGACGCTCGCGCGATCGAGCGCCTCCTCGGGCATCATGCCCCGTCGCAGCGGGCCCCGGTAGGCCGCCGCAGCGGCATTGGCCAGTGACAGCGGCTTGCGCGGGAAAAGGCCGCCCGTGGCGCGCGCTTCGAGTTGGCCCGTAAAGAGCCGCAGCGCCAGCACGAGCCGGCACTCGTCGAGCCATGCGCCGCTGATCTCGCCGTCGAGCCATATGTCGACGGCGTTTGGCCCGCTCCGGGCAATGTAGTCGTACACGGCGTCGGGCACGGCAAACCTGGACGGCACCGGCAGCAGCGCGCGGCGCACCTGGGCGGCGCCCGCCGGCAGCGGCTCAAACAGGTCGGCGGTGCGCAACAGACGAGACAGCGCTTCGGCGTCGTTGCTCTCACGCGCCTCCTGGGTCCGTCTCGGCGTCTCGCTCGCATCATAGACGAGCGCGTGCAAAAAGGACGGCAGGACGACAGAGTGGGGCTCGAGTGCGGGCGCGCCGTCGAGACGCACCATTTCGGCGGCGCCGGGGTCCAGCAGTGACATGCCCGTGGGCGTGGCGGCGACTGCCACCGGCGTCGCATCGCCGTCGTCGCCGACACGAAAGAGAACCACCCTGTCGTAGGCATCGTTCTGCACCGCCATGACATAGTAGGACGCGCCGGGGTCGCAGCCGCCGACAAAGGCCGGCCCGGTGGCGTCGAGCACGTCGTACCACGCTGCGGGAAAGGGCTCGACCGCGCCCGCAAAGTCGCTCGGCGCTAGACGCGCGACCTTTGCCGCGCGCCGCGCCGCCGCACCGACGGCCAGAGCCAGGTCATAGGCGGCCGCGACGGGGTCGTCGACGGCCTCTAGGTCAAGTTGGCGCGCGTGCTCAAAGGCGCTCTCGGGCTCGAGCGCCGCGTAGGCGCGCTGCACGTCGACAAACGTGGGCGGCCAGTCTGTGGCATGTCGTTGCGTGGCCGCGACGGCATCGGGGTCGGCGGCGAGCGTGCGCCACAGCGCACTGTAGGCGCGCAGCGGCACGGCGCACTCGGTCTCATCGGCAGTCGACAGGCGCGCCCGCGCCGTACCGCCGCCCATGGCGCCTCGCGTCAGACGCATGGCCTCGTAGAGATCGGCCACGTCAGCGGTGGCGCCACCCAGGCGATCGCAGAGGGCCGCGACGGTGGCGACATCCCCGCGCGCGTCCCACGGCGCGCTCGGCTCTGGCTCGTCGGCTCTATATTGCTTGCCGACGGGCGACGTGGACGGTTCCGATCGGGCCTGTTGTTGCAACGCGTCGTCGCCGTCGCTCTGGGAGAGTCGGCGCTTCATCGGATCGGGGGGTGACGAGTGAGAAACGGGCTGTCTTGTCCTTTGTCAGAGGCGGGAACACAGACCGCGCCGACCCTTTTTTTGGTGCCGCCGACGTAGTGGCCGGCCGTCCGACGCACGCCGACCAGCGTGTTCACATGCCCCAGTGTGAAAAAGGAAATGTAAAAAGGTCTGCAACGGCCAATAATCTCACCGGGCGACACCTGGTGGCGCGCGCAAATACCAACAAGAAAGATCAGTCGCGAGGCATTTCCGCGGACGGGCACCGCGCAGTCGCTAAAAAAAGTCGTGCTGGGCTGTCCCGTCTATTCTTTTTTCTTTTTTTTCTCTCTCTCTCTCTCTCTTTCTTTCTGCGCCACACACCACCAAAAAAAAAAGAATGGCCGAATGCGCAAAAGGTCCCGAGAGCGGCCAGCGCGCCAAAATCCGACCGCCAAAGCAAGACGACCAAAGACGCAGCAAAAAAAGAAGAAGAAGAGGGGGTTTCCGTCGTTGATGAACTGGGTGTGGACTCGCGGCGCCGTTCCACGGGCCACGAGCCTGCACGAAAAGTTGTTTGTAAAGAAAAAGAGGCCCGTAAGGGGGGGCGAGCGATCACGAGGGCGACAAGGGCATGCCGCCCCGGCGCTCGGCTGCGGCCTGGGCCAAGCGGCCGCACAGGAATTCGGGTCGCGCGATCTCAGTGGCGTCGGGTTGCACGCCCCACAAGAGGGCCACGTCCAAGAGACGATCGGCGCCGGCGAGATGGCCCGAGGGTAGGGCGGGCGCGGCGCACACGCCCTGCCACGCATAGTCGGCCGCGTGATCGAGCACCTCGTCGGGTGCCATCCCCGTGCGCAGGGGACCGGTGTAGGCGCGCGCGGCGAAATCGACCAGGTTCTGCGGGGCGTAGCGGCGACTTTCGGCGCGCGCGCGAACCTGTCCCTCAAAAAGGCGCAGGGCGATCACGAGACGACACTCATCCATCCAGGCGCCCCTCATCGGCGCCGAGTACCAGTCGTCCTCGGCGTTGGCATAGTTGTCGTCGATGAGATCGCGCACGGGGTCGGGCAGGTCAAACTCGGACGGCAGCGGCACCATGGTCGCCTTGATCTGTTGCGCGCCCGCCGGCGTCGGCTCCAGCAACAGAGACGTCCTCTCGATATCGTCGGCATAGGTCTCCTCTTCGTCCTCGTAGAGTTGACACGGCTCGGGCGAGGCCAGCGCCGCCAGGAACAAGGTCAGCGACTCGGCATAGGGCGCGAGGGCCTCGGTCACCCGCGGCCGGGCCGCGATCGAGGCTAGCGGACCGGCGTCGACGCGAGACAGCACGTCAAACGGCCGCGCCCTGGTGGTCGGCAGGCAGTAGGGGATGGCGGCCGTGGCCACCAGCGTAGCCGTGCCCGACTGGGGGGTGACGGCAAAGAGTGCCACGCGCGTGTCCTCGTCTCCGTCCGACTCGAGGATAAAGTAGGAGACGTTGGGGTTACATCCTTGGACGCGCGCGTCGACCCAGTCCGTGCCCGCAAACGGATCGGCAAAGGACTGGGACGGACTGTATCCGATGGCGCCGAGGATCGCACGACGGCGAGCCGCGGCGTCTATGGACTGAACGAGCGCGCCTACGATCTCTGTCAAGGGTCGGTCCTCGATACGCTTTTGGAGCAGGTAGAGGTGGCCCAGCGCCGGATCGTCCTCGGTATCGAGGCCCGCATAGGCGCGCACGACGTCGGCAAAGGTGGGCGGCCACGCCGAGGACATCGAGAGGACGACGCCGAGCGCTGCCGTGTGCTCTGGCCTCGCCAACGTGCGCCACAGATGCCGGTAGGTGTCGACAACTGGCCCGCACGACGTTGTCGCATTCGGGCGCTCGGCCGCCCTCCACGCGCTGCCCGCGCCGCCGATCGCGCCGCCAAGCGCCAGCCGCAGCATCTCACGCAGGTCTGCGGCGTCGGCCGAGCCGTCCGAGACCCGTGTGCACAGGGCCTCTAAATCGGCGATGGACGCGTCAGCGTTCCACGGCGTCCCCGCGACACCGACGCGCGGCTGCTTGTGCGCAGGCGAACCGACAAACATGGGCTCGGTCTCGTCGTCATCGCCGTCGAAATCTTGGGACAGCCGACGCTTCATCGGTATGGCGTCTTCTTTTTTTTTTGTTACCCTCCAGCAGAGACAAACATTGCGCCACGCGACGACGCAAGGATTCCGTCGGGCCACACCCACCCGCCCATTTTTGTCTTTGCGCGAATTAAGCGCCATTTTTTCTTTCTCTCTTATCTGTGCCCTCATCGGTAGCAAAAACCGAGCGAAAAACATGCCCATCAAAGAAAAAAAAGACCAACAACAGCGCCGGGTTGATCAACAGAGGCAAATTCAATCGCCACGGCGGCCAAATGCGGTGTCGTCCAGAAAGGCCCGCACCTGCGGCACGACAAACCCGTCGTCGTCGAGATCGTTGTGGCTGCCGCCGGGCGCGATGGACACGCGCCACCACGCGCCAGACGCACACGCCGATGCCAAGAGACCCGCGTGACGCGCCGGAATGATCTCGTCGTCGGCCCCGTGAAGGGACAGCACGGGGCAGGCCACATCGGGCACGTGGTTCAGCGTGGCAAACACGTCGCGACCAACCAGTCGCCACCAGGGACCGCCGATGAGATCGCGCGCGGCGTCGCGCGCTGTGGTAAAGGTGCTCGCGGCGACGAGCGCGCCGGGCGGCCTGCCCGCGCGCGACATGTCGGCAGCCAGACGCGCTGCCACAGCGCCGCCGAGGCTCGTGCCCCACAGGACGACGTCGTCTGCGCGCTCTGCCCACCGCCGCACGAGCACGAAACGGATGGCCGCGCACGCTGCCGCGTGTGCCGTCCGCTCGCTCGGCGCTGTGCGGCGTACCAACGTGTAAGAGGAGGGTGAGGATGACGACAGCAGGGTTTCGAGCGACAATGTCGCACTGTCGCCCTCGCGATCATCGACCGTGGCGGGTACGTGGGGTCCGTAGCCGGGATACTCGACGGCCATGGCGTGCATGCCCAGCGCGGTCGCCAAGCGACACAGGCGCGGTGCCGTCATGCCAATGTCTTCGGCGTTGCCGTGAAAGTAGACGATGAGGCCGCATCCGCCGTCGCCGGGTCCCGTCGCCGGGTCAAAGGTGGTGGCAAAAGGCACGCGGTCGCGCACGCCGTCGACGGCCATTGACGACACGTACATCTCGCCGATGCGCGTGTCGTCGGCGCCGTAGGAGGGCGCCGCCGGTGCCCTGAAAAGGCGCGATTCAGCAAGGCGCCTCATGGATCCGCCTTTTTTTTTTAAAATTGGTTCTCTTTCTCTCTTTCTCCTTCTTCTTTGTGTCCCCGAGCCTCTCTCTTGTGTGTCTGTTTTTTTGACTGCAGGCCGGCACCGACAATGGGGCCGAGCGCGCGCGAATTGCAAAGTAAAACAGAGGCAAGAAGGGGGAAAAAATGGGCGTGAGTTTGCGCGTGTCTTCTTCTTTTTGGGAGGAGGGGTCTCGCCCTGGGCTGCGTCGCCGACCGGGCATGACGGCACCCGTGCGTCGGCAATGTGCAACAGCGTCACAAGACCGGCCAAAGGTCGACGCCACAGACAGGCATTGGTGAAAAAAAGTTTGTCCTCTTTTTTTTTTTTGAATGCGGGATGCGGGCGGGGATTGTCCGTCTCTAGTTGTATTCTTGCATGGCCTTTGTTCGGGCGTCTTTTTTTCTCGTTTTTGTGTTTCTCCGGGATCTGCCGCGCGCCGACATCAGGACCAAGGGCCGCCCGCGAGCGTCCACGAGCAGGCAGACAAGCGAGCGCGCGCAACAGCGTAAATGCGGCGCAAAAGTCGCCGGCCCTTATTGACGCAAAGAAAAAAAGGGCACCGGAGAATAGTCTTTTTTGTGGCGGTGCTTTTCGTGTGTCGTGTCATCTGCTGCGTCTTTGGGGTGGGTTTTTCAATGGCCATCCAGAGATAGTCTTTTTTTCTTCCAAATGGAGGGGGGTGGGGAAGCGACGGCGAGCACTCAGTGGCCGCGACCGTTGTGCCGCACGTCCGAGACGGCCGCAATGGCCGCGGCGGTCGCCGGATAGCCGGCGTGCGTGGCCGCGCCGGCAGGGGTGGCCGCGTCCGTGCGCCGCCGCGCGGTCGTGCTGCCGCCCGACGCCAGGAGCAAGAGCACCAGGTCGGTGTGGCCGTGCGCGGCGGCCACGTGCAGCGGCGTCATGGCGTCGGCGCCCTGCGCGTTGGGCGACGCGCCGGCACCCAAGAGCACGGCGGCGCACGCGCGCGAGCCGGCGCGCGCCGCCACGTGCAGCGGCGTCGCGCAGCGCGCCAGAGTGCGCGTCGCACCGCACCGATGTTCGGCCTTGACGCCCATGAGGAGCATGGACGTCAGTACGGCGGCGCTGTCGGTGGCGCAGGCCAGGTGTATGAGCGCGTCGCCGCCCGCCGCGTCGAGCGCGCCGATGGCCCCCGTGCCGCCGGCGCGCGGATCGCACATGTGCGGATCGCCAAAGAGGTCGCACAGGTCGACGCCGGTGCGCGCCGCGTGTCGTCCAAGCAACATGACGGCGGCGATATTGTCGGCCGCCACCGCCGACGAGAGGGCCAGCGGGTCGGCCGCGAGCGCCAAAAAGTCTTGCGGCGTGGCGGCCGTCGCCAGGATGCGATCGGCATCGGCCAGCCGGCCGCGTGCGAGAGCGCGGTACAGCGCCGTGCGCCCGACGGCGTCTCGACTGCGCGTGGGTGCCGCGGGTCGAGAAACATCGGCGGGCGCCGGCGGCGCATCAAGGGCGCGCACCGGGCGGCGGGCTCGCCACGGACCCCAGCCCAGCATGTAGGCGATGAGGTTGCCGACGGCCGACGGCAGGGCCTGCATGGCGAAAGAGTGTGGCGGGTCGGCGTTGAGCATGGTCGGCGTCCTGGGCAGCGCGACCACGCAACCACGCGACCGAGAATGGTGACCAAAGTGAGAGGAGAAGGAGAAAAGAAAAGGCAAGGCACAATAAAAAAACAAACGGGCCAATGGGAATGAGGGCGCCGGTGGCTTTTTGTTGGCGGCCGCTCTCCCTCTCGCAGAGAAAAAGAAAAGGGGCCACACACGAAAAAGAGAGAGGGGACAAGAACCGGGCTGGGTCGCGGTGCAGAGATCCAGATGGGCAATGCAGTTGTGCCGGCCGCCTTTCTGGTGTGGCGTGCGGATGTGTGGACCCGCTCTCTGTCTCTTCCCTGGTGGGCCTGTCCCAGCCGCCGCGCTCGCCCACTGACGGCGCCTTTTCTGCCATCAGACGGGCTCTGCCCTCTTTGGCCCGTGCGCATTTTTTGTTTTTTCTTCCTCTTTTCCCTCTCCCTCTCTTTTTTCTCTGTTTCTTGGTATATTTCTTTTTTTTTTACAAAAAAAACAAAGGTGTCCGCGTGAGGGCGGCTCGACACGGTGCTTTTAGCGCGCGGCGCCCTCGTCAATGTCGTGCCCATCGGCATCGTCCTTGTGATCGCAAAGGTCAGCGTCGGCATGGCGATCGCGTCTGTCGTCTTTGACATCATTATCGTCGTGATCATGATTATCCTTGACGACGGTTTCCTTGTCAGTCGCCGACATGAACCCGCGATCGCGAGGGCCGTCGCTCGGCTCCTCTTTACGGGCCTGGCCGCTTTCCACCTCTGCACTCCCTGTGACGGCAGAAAGGTCGTCTTGGGGCGCTGGCGGCCGTGCTGCCTTTGCGACGGTCGGCGGTGCCTCGGCCTCGACCGGTGCGCGGCCTAGGTCGTCGGGGTCCGAGGCCACGACGAGGCGCACGGCGGCGATGAGGGCGTCGAGGAGCGCGACAAAACACGGCGTTGGCTCTTGGGGCCGGTCGATGCCCAACTGGGCGACGAGGGCGCGCAGCGAGGCCCCGAGCGGCGCCACGGCGGGCTCCCACGCGCAGCAGCATCCGGCGCGAAGAAAGGCCTGCGCGCGCGCCTCGACCTCGGCGACGGCCGCCGGCGGTACAAGGGCGCTGCGGAGCCAGGCGCGCTCCATGGCGCTGCGCAGACCCACGAGGGCGTGTGCCAGCGCGTGTGCCGTGCGTCTCTGTTCGCGCGTCGCGTCGGCACGCGCGCGCGTCAGGGCCGCCTCCTGCAGACCGCCCCAATCGGTGACGCCCGTCCGTTCGTCGACGTCCTCCTCCTCCTCGTCGTCGTAGCCGTCGTCATCATCATCGGCGTCGGCATCGCTCTCGCTCTCGTAGTTGTCGGAGCGGCTCGTGGAAGCGTCTTCATCATCGTCAGCGCCATCATCATCGTCGTCACGACCACTTTGCCGAGGTATGACGTGACCATTGTTGTCGTTGCGCCTGTTTTTACTGGCGCGTGGCGGCGCCAAGGGTCGCGGCGGTATGTGGCGGCCGGGTACTGGCGGCGCGTGGTCTCCGGCGATCTTGACGACCGCCACCGGTTGGCGACGGTAGCGTGCGCGCACGTTGGCATCGGGACCTGACAGAGCCACCATGTGAGCGATGGGACCTTTGATGCGGCGCGCGCCGTCTGCTCTTTGCGTGCCGACGCGCGTCGCGGTCGCATTCGATTGGCCTCGTGTTGACCCCACCCGTCGGGCGTCCTTGGCGGCGTCGCCGCTATTGTCACTGTCGCCCGAACCCGAGTGGTCGATCTCGCGGATGGTCGCCGGCACGGTGCGCGCCAGCGAGCGCGGCGGCTTGGTGCGTCGCTCGCTGGGCCATGCGGCGGCGGCGGGCTTGGCGGGTGCCCTAGGCCCCGTCCGAGGATGGACCCACATGCCGACACGGGGCAGATCTATATAATAGATAGAGAAAGAAAAAAAAGAGGTTGCCTTTTTCCTTTTTTCGTCTCTTTGTTTTCTTGATCTTCCTTTCCCAATTCCTCTGCGCCTGGCTGTTGGTCACCCTGTCGGGATGTGGAGCGGCGCCCTGCGGTTCGAGCCGGCGTGGTCGTGTCGGTCGTCCCGCCCTCCCTTTTTCCTTGCCGCGAGCCAAAGGACGGCGCTTGTCTCTCTGCCCTCTTTACACATGCCCAGCGACGGCCTTTTTTTTTCCGGTCGCGCGTGCTTGGCCGCCTCGTGTGGTTTTTTCTTCGCACGCCCAGAGCGCGGCAACCGGCCTGTAGCGATCGTGGAGCGCGTCTTTTTTTTCCCCTCCCGACGCACGCGCGAGAGCAGCGCGGACGCAGCCGCCAACGCGAAAATGACCACGGGCGCGGCCACAAAGAAGGACCGCCGCGCGCGACGCGCGCCCATCCTAGGGAAAAACAAGACCGAGGGGAGCCCGCTGCCGCTGCCGCCGTTGACCGCGCTGAAAAGGAAAAAGAGGAGGAGGGAAGAAGAGAGAAGCGACGAGCAGACGCCCGAGAGCGCGCCGCGGACCGGTCGCCGCGCGTCCTAAAAAAAGCAAGAGCAAGAGCCGCCAAAAGAGGCAAATAGGAAAAAAAAGACGAAAGGGGAAAAGAAGAGGGGGACGCGCGCGCGCGAGCACTCGCCTCACACCACACATGCAGACTGTCGCGCCGTCGCGTACCGAGCGCTCCCGGCGGCGTCGCCGCCCGTCACAGATGTCCTCTCCGTCGTCGTCGTCGTCGTGGTCATCCTCATCGTCGTCATCATTGTCATCATCACCATCATCATCACCACCTTCCTTGTCACCTCATGCATCCCCGCGACAGCAACGGCGGGCACGCGTCGCGCCGCCCTTTTCGCCTCTGGTCGCGATGTCGTCGATGCCGGCGGTCGTGCAGGCGCGCCCGCAGGCGCCGCTGGCGCCTGCGATGGCGGTGCACGCGGGCAACGCGTCCGCTCAAGCGGGCCGACCCTTGAAAAGAATCAGCGAACGGCTGCCGGGCGATCACCACGCCCATGCGTACGCCGGCAACGGAACCGGCGGCGATTGCCACGATGATCACGCGGACGGGGCCGACAGTGGCGGCGGCAGCGCGGGCAGCGACGCCGACACGGACGAAGAGGACGGCCGCACCCCGAGGGCCGCAGGGCCTCGACCAACCCGCGGCCACGTCTTTGCGCCGCCGCGCGCACAGCAACACCGGGCGCCTACACATGGCAGCAGCCGCCAACACCACCAGCAGCGCCTGATGCCATGTCGCCAGGCGCACGGCAACCCACAGGGTCCGCGCATCATCGACCGTCGCACAGCGCCCGCAGCGGTACAGAGGCAGCCGGCGGGCGTGGATCGCAGGCCGCGCGCGTCGGCCACCGTGCCCATGCTGCCGCTGTGCGAGACCGCCGACGACGCGCAGGCCGTGCGCGCCCTCTCGGGCGACAAGCGGTATGCCGTCGTGCGCCGCCTGGGCTCGGGCGCCTCGTCGTCGGTCTTTCTCGCGTGCGATCGACTGCGCGCCGACGCGCTGGTGGCCATCAAGGTGGTACCCGACACCAAGGTGTCGCGCAGCGAGATCCTCGCCGGCACGTTCCTGCGCGGCCACCGGTCGATCGCCGCCATGATCGATTGGTTCTCGGCGCGCGACCACTACTTTCTCGTCTTTGAGCACGTCGACGGACCCGACCTCCAGGTGCTGTGGGCGGGCCTGCCGGCGACGCGCGCCTTTTTCGCCGAGGAGGCCTTTCGTCGCGTGTTCCTGTGCGTGCTCGACGCCGTAGCCTACTGCCACGCGCGCGGCGTCGTCCATCGCGACATCAAGATGGAGAACGTGGTGGTGCGCGACGACGGCACCGCCCCCGTGTCGGCGTGCCTCGTCGACTTTGGCTTTGCCTTTTTCGTGCGCGCGCCGCACGCTCTCTTGGACCCCGACGACGGCAACTTTGCCGACACGGGGGCGGTGCCGGTGGGCTTGGGCATGCACGCGGCCGATGCCGCCGCCGCCGGCGCGGCCGATCATCGCCACCGCCGCACGGCCGTCGCGTCGGCGCACCAAGAGTACGCCGACGGCGCGGGGTCGCGCGGGCGCGACTATGCGCAGGTCCATGCGGCGCGCGACCGGCGCGCGTCGGTGCAACGCGACGCGGCGCCCGCCTGCATCTACCGGCGCAACCGCGAGGGCATGCTCACGGCCGTGCGCATGGACACGCCCGACGTGCTCGACGCCACCAACGCGTTTGTCGGCACCGAGGAATACTGCGCGCCCGAACTCGCCCTGGGCGCGCTGGTCGAGCCCGACGACCTCTTTGCCACCGACGTCTACTCGCTGGGCGTGCTGCTCCACGTGGCCCTCACCGACCGCTTCCCGCAGCGACCCGAGTTTGTGCACTTTCTCATCGACACCCGGCGTCGCCTGGAGCAGGCCTGGCACCGCGTGGACCCGCGCGCCGCGCTGGCCGACCCGCGTCTCGTGGCCGAGATCAACCGTCGCGGGGCGCTCGACCTCGCCACGGCGGCGTCGACGGCGCACGCGCCGCTGTCGGTCGAGGTGTGCGACCTGATCGCGCGCATGTTGCGCCCGGTGCCCGCCGAGCGCATCACGCTCGCCCAGGTGTGTGCCCACCCGTGGGTGACGACCGGCCGCCGCCGCCGCTGAGCGCCATCGCCCTTTTTTCCCGAATTTCTTCTTTTTTTTCCCTCTTTTTTCTTCTGCATGTTTCCCTTGTGTCGGCGTCGGTCCTTTTCGCGCGCGCTCTCTCTTTGTGTGCGCGCGGTCCGCCGCTCTCTGGTGGACCCCACCCCCAAAAAAAAAAAGAAAAAAAAAGAATCAAAGAACAACGGGCGGGCAGACACCGCACGCGACGCACAGCCGCCCAGAAAAACCCCTTTTTTCTTTTTTTTTAAAAATTGTTTTCCATTTTTTCTTTCAGGCTTTGTCTTTTTGTTGGTCGCTCTTTTTTTTTCCAACTACGCTGCGCCGTTGTGCTCGGTTGCGCGCGCGCGCGCGAGAAAGAACGGACGGGGCGCTGGGCGGGACTCGCGCCGCGTCCCCTGTCGGCCGCTCTTTTTTTTGTTCGTCTCTCGGAGACAAGGAGATTAACAACAGACCACCAAAAAAAAAAAGGAGAAACAGACCACGGGACCGGGCCAGCGCACAGCGCGGCGCCACCCGCGAAAGAAGAAGAAAAAAAGAAAAAGGCCAAACGGGTTTCCAAAGGTATTTTCGGGGGGGGGGAGACAGGGAGGCCGGTGCCGCGCACGGAAGCGGGCGGCGAGAGGGCAAAGCGGCGGGACCGCCGTGTCGGCGTCGGCGCAGGAAAGAAGAAGGTCGCGCGTCAAAGGGGAAAAAAGGAAAAGCGATGCCCAAGCAAAAGAAGGAGCAGCGCGGGCGCCGCCGCCGGCACGGCGCCAAGGCCCACAGCGACAGCGACATCCGGGCCGGGCCGTGGACCGACTCGTCGGATGGCGGCGGCGGCGCCGCGAGCGAGGACGAGGCCGCGCGCGGCTTCATCGACGACGTCACGGCCGATCTGGCGCGCGTCAATCCGACCAACGGCATTTGCATGGGCCTCCCATGGGAGGCGCCGCTCGTGGCCAAGGCCTCGCGCCACCGCTCAAAGAAGAGCCAAGAGCGCAAGGGGTCCCGCAAGCACGACGACCACCGCGGCCGCGATAACAAGGACAACGACGACGCCAAGGGCAGAAGAGACCGCAAGCGCGACGCCGAGCGCGACAAAGGACGCGACGCGCGCAGGGCGGCCAAGGAGGCCGCCACCGACGCGCTGCGCAAGTGGTCGCACGCGTTCGAGACCGAGGGGCGCGATGCCGAGCGGGTCTTTGCCGCCGTGGGCACGGTCGAGGCCGGCGAGTGGCACCGGCGCTACCGGGCGTGGCTCGTCGAGTGGGGCGTGGCGTCGGGCGACTGCCGGCGCGTGCTGCGCAAGGGACGCTCCAAGGAGATGGGCGTCACCGTGCGCGGTCTGCGCGGCGCGCACGCGGCGCGCGACGCCGGGGCCGAAGCCCTGCGCGGCCTCTTGAGCGCGACGACGCCCGCCCAGCGGCGCGACCCCAACTGGGTGCGCCTGCACCACTTTGGCGGTGCCTATGTGGGCCTGACGCGCGATCTCGACCTGTGGATCGCCGGCCTGGAGGCCTCGTCGGTCCCCAGGTGAACAACGACCCGATGTGCGGGCGAATGGGTCTCTGCCCCTCTTTTTTCTTCCGCTGTCATTGTTCTCGCTGTTGGCGTTGTTGCGACCGCAGCGTCCCTTTTTTGTCCTCTTTTTTTTTGTTTTCCTCTCTGTCTCTTGTGTGTGTGTGGCGTGCACAACCGACCATGCCGGGACTGAATTTTTGATGTCCACAGAAAAAAAAAAGAACGGACCGCCCGTGTGGTGTTTTTGTTGCGTCCGTGCGGCACCGTCCCCCAATGCGCGCATACGAAAAGAAATACATAAAGACACACTGCCCCTATCGCCTTTGAAAACCCAGAAAAAAAATACACGCACAGAGGAATCGCCATCCTTTTTTCTCTAGGTTTTATTTTGGGGCGCATTGGTTCGATGGGGATGCACAACACGCCGCGGGCGCACGCGCAGGTACGTGCCGCCTAATTTGGGCGCGGGCAGAGGCGGCCCGAGGCGTCCCACGCGCCCTGGGGATCACGTCGACCATCGGGCCAGCAAACGGTCCCCGAGCCACCGCCGCCGTGCCACGCACCGTCGAGCACGACGCCATCGGCGCGAGTGAGCGCACCGCGGTGGCGCGCGTCCTCGATCCACTCGCCCTCAAAGACAGCGCCATCGGCGTAGCGCATCCGGCCGTGGCCGTGCCGTGCATAGGCCTTGTAGGGATAGTCGACCAAAGGCGAAATCGTACTACCGTCGCCACCGTCGTGATCCTCGCCGTCGTCTCGGTCGAGGACGAGCGGCGTGTCTGTGGCGAGCGCCATGCCCACGGTGAGGCTGCGCGGTTTGATGTCGCCTTGATAGGCGACGACCATTGTCTCTGTCGTCGCTGTCGTCACCGCCGCACGAGCCACGTGGCCATACACAAGGCGACCGCGCGGCAAGAGCACGCCGTGGAACCATTGCCGGTGGCGGGCGCCGTTGACGAGACCACGACCGTGGGGCAGACCGCGCCACCAGGGTCCCTCGTAGGTTGTGCCGCACTCAAAGAGGGCGATCGCATGGCCGTGCGGCACACCGCGCGCCCAACAACCGTCAAAGGTTTCGAGGCGCGAGATAAAGCGCCTGGCGGCACAGGCGCGCAGGCGCTCCGTGCACGTGCTGCACGGTTCGCCCCGCGTGTCGCACGTGCAGCCGTCAAAGCGGCACCAGTGGCACCAGTGGCAGCCTCCGCGGCTGCACTCGTGCTCGCAACCGATATCTCGACGTCGGAGCGGGGCATTGTGTGTGCGACACGCCATGCAACGGCACGTCGTCGAGCGCACCGTGGGGTTTGGTGGCGCGGGCGCGATGCCCTCTGAGTCGCACGGGGGCCACTCGCCGCGACGCAGGATGCCGCGGCCATCGAGCAGGTCGTCGGTAAAGTGACCCTCCATAAAGACCACCGCCAGCCTCGTCGGGCGGGCCGACGGGCAGTGGACGCGCTCGGCCAGCGATTGATCGTGCTGGGCGGTGCACACCGAGCCATAGCCAGAGAGTCGGCCCATGGCGAACCGGCCGCACGCGAGGTCGTCCGAGGCCAAGATGCCCTCGCACACCGCCCTGTATGTGGGCTCTTGGTGCGTGGGACCCAAGGCGACCGCGTGCGAGGCAGTGCGCGACAGCCTGGCATAGATGCGCATCCACCTGACGCCAAACTCGGTCGGCGCCGTGTGGAGGTCGGCTAGCCTGGCACTAAAGTGGCGGCGCACGAGCACGCGCCACATCGCGTCGTCGTCCATCAGTACCGACGCCATCGCGGCGCACGTGGCGGCAAGCGACGCCGCATCGTCGATGCCCGCCGCGCTCCCGTCCAAGAGAGCGACGACGATGCGCCACACGACCTCTTGGGGCAGGTCGACGAGACCCGCAGAGGACCGTCCGTCAGTTGCCATCAAATAAGAAAAAAAGAAAAGTCGGGCAGCAGCAGCGGTGTCTGGCCTTGGAGTGGTCCGTCGGCTCTTGGGCGTCCGTGCCGGCGTATGTGTGTATGTCACTGTGTGCTCTTGCAAAAGGACATTGTCCCCGACGACAGCGGCCAGTCGCCGCATTGGGTCCGCCTTTTTTAATACTCTAAAATCATTGCCCAATGCGCGCCTGTCGGCCGTGCCCCCAAACTGCCAGAAAAAATACCAAGAGAAAAGGAGAACAATTGTGTCGTCGTCGCTTTTTATTGCGAGAGGAGACGAAAGGAAAAAGGACGCGGCGCGTGCGCGGTCGCCGGGCTTTGTCGACCTGCGCGTCGCGCGCAAACAGGACCCTTTTTTCCGTTTTTCTTTTTCTTTTTCTTTTCTCGATTTTCTCCGTCGCCTCGCGGCCGGGAGAGCGCGGAAAAAGTGGGGGACTCGAAAAAAAAAAGAGTGGGGGGTGGCGCTGGCGGCGCGCACACGACACCGCAGCCATCGCCTCGCAGAGGGTGTGCGCCCGCGCGCGAGCACAACATCGTCGCCCGAGCAAAAGGCGGGCGACGCACAGAGGAAAAAAGGAACGCCTGGGAGCCGCGCCTGCGCCACGACAGCACCCACGAAAGAGGTTGCGGAAAAAAAACATTTTTTTTCAGAAAGAAAAAAAACAGAAACATCCCCAAGCGAGGACGCACCCAAGAACCGCGGGATGGCGACCAGGACGGGAACGACGACGCAGACAAAGAGCCCCGGCGCCGAAGGCAAGAGAGAGCGCAGCGGGAGCCGCCGCCACCACCAGAGTCGGCGCCGACGCGACCGCCGCGGCGCGCCCTCGTCGGCGGGAGCGGCCGCGATCGATGCGGCTGCCGCTGCCGCCGCCGCCATGGCGTGCACGCGGCCGCTCCACGTCGTCCTGCCCGCGTGCGCCACCGACAAGATCGCGCTGCCGCCGGCGCCTGTCTCGGCCAAGTACACGGCCGTGTTCGAGGTCGAGTTTGTCAACGCATCGCCCGACACCAAGATCGATCTGGCGCTGGCCATGCGCGTCGACGGGCACGCGCTGCTGCGCAACGTGCAAGAGGTCGAGGCCGACGCGCGTCGCTGCGTGCGCCTCCAGGTCGAGGTTGAGGTGCCCAAGGGCCACACGGCGTCGCTCTCGTGGCGCCCGTTTTCGCGCAAGCCCGAGCGCCTCCCCGCCTGGCTCACCATCGGGCGCGGCGAGGCGCGCATGGCCATCTCGGCGCCCCCGCAACCTCCCGCCCAGCCGCAACAACACCCGCAGGTCGCCGCGGCACCGGCACCGCCGACCCACAACCAAGGCAGCGCCCACGCCAACCACAACAAGAATAATGACGACAACAACAGTGTCGTCACAAACGAGGACTCGGCGACACATCTCGTGTCGGGCGACGGCGACGCTGGCCGTCGCAACAAGCATCGCGACCGTCGGCGCGCCCGCGAGACGACGCGCGACGACAAGCCATCGCGTCACCGCCGCCACCGGCGTTCTGATGGCGTCGACGGTGACAGGAGGGCCAAAGAAGACGAGGCGAGCACGGATGGCGCCACCGAGGACGCGCGCGATCGGGACGTCAGGGACAAGCACGAGCGACGCGACAGGAACGACAGGCACGGCAGGAGAGACACCAAGAAGCGCGACAGACACCGTCACGACCGGGAGAGAGAGCGCGACCAACAGAGCGCGTCGAGGGACGCCACAACGGCCGCCGTGGCGACGGCGCTCGCGGCCGTCGCCGCCGCGCGCAACGCACACGACGACGAGGACGAAGAAGACGAGGAGGACAGCGTCTACTGTGGCGACAGCGAAAGCGTCTCGATGCTGCCGGTGCCACCGGCAATGGGCATGGCGCCGCATCACCAGGCACGCATGCTGGTGCCCATCACCGCCATGGGTCACCGTCTCGCCGCACGCCGCTACTAGAGTGACGCCTTTTTTTTAGGTGGGGCAAGCGCGCATGCGGTCACATTCTTTTTTTGGAAGAAAAAGAAAGCAACCCCAAGTCCGACTTTCGAACAAAGGACAAAACACACAAGAAACAAAAAAAAGGGAGCGGTGAAAAAAAAAAGAATTTCTAGACAAAGAGGGGACCCTCTGACGGCGCCCAAAAGACAGCGCAGAAAAAGGAAAGCAGTCTGGACGAGAAGCCGGAGCGGGCCGCAAAAAAAGGCGAGGCGGAGCAGGACCGCGGGCGCGCCGACGGGCGTCTTGTTTGTGGCCCGCCGGGTGCAAAGTGCGACGCGCACCGTAAAGCACTCTGCGACACTTTTGCGCCGCCGCCTCTGTCCTCTCCTCGTCGCCGTGCCATCGAGGAAAAAAAAAAAAGAAAGAGCAAACAAGAAAGAAAAGAAAAAAGAGACAACGAGCATGGCACACGCGACCCGGATCGAAATGCCCAACGGCGACACGCTCGACATCAAGGCGCTCATCGACGAGTCGGGCTGCGGCGAGCGGCTGCACCGCGTGCCCATGCGCGTCTACACGGTCTCTTGCGACGACATCCTCTTTCGCACCTGTGTCGCCAGACGCAACGGCGTAAACGGCGACGAGATCTCGACGACCAACGAGGACACATCCTCGTCATCGTCGTCGTCCTCATGGACCCCTCGGCAAATGTAAAAAAACGGCGCCCATCCGGGGGGTTGGCATGTCCCATTTTGTTTTCTTTGCCCGCGTCTCTTTCGAGGGCGATCAGCACTTTTTCTTCTCGTGGCGCCTCCTCGTCCGCAGCAACCGACGGACGGAGCACAGGGAAAAAAAAGGGGGACGCGCGGCGCGGCCCCGTCGGCGCGCCTCTGTTGTAAAAACAGATGAGGAAAAGAACAAAAAAGAATGAAACCATGCAAATGTGTTGGGCGAGATCCGCGCGGCGCTTGCGCCTTTTTTGTTTGTCCGAGGTTTTTCTCTCTTTGTTTTAGAGATCGCGCGCGCGTGCGACCCGCGCTTTGGTGGGCCACCCAGAGCGTGATGGCCCCGTTGCCGTCGGCCGGACGCGGCGGGCCGTTGGCTGCGGTGTATGGGGTAAGAGGAGAAGGAGGAGGGTCCGCCCGCCCCCGCTCTGCGCACACTAAAGAAAAAAAAAAGAAGAAGAAGAATGTACTATGGCCCGGCGCCGGCCGCTGTCGCGGGCGCCTGTTTTAATCCGGGCCTCTCGCCGGGCGCCCAGGCACTCATGACCTGGCAGCGATCGCCCGCCGCATCGCCGTATGCGCCGTCGTCGGCGTTGCCCCCTCCGTCAATGCCGTCCTTTGCGTCGCCGCCCTCTTCCTACGCACCGTTGCCCTCGCAACGGTCGCTCGCGGCGGGCGAGCGCCACGGCACGCACGACCACACGGCACCCCCGTCCGCCGGCAACGAGGTGCGCCAAGAGCGCGGCCCGCCCGGTGCGTCAGGACCTCCCGGCGCACCGGGACCTCCGGGTCCGCCGGGGCCGCCTGGAGCGGTCGGACCACCCGGCCCACAAGGCCAACAAGGGCCACAAGGGCCACAAGGTCCAGCGGGCGTGTGCCGTCGCGCGCCCGCGCCTGTCGGCCCGTCGATCGTGGCGGGTGTGGTCCGCGTCGACGGGTCGTCGACGGGCGGCGGCGGCGGGTCCGGCTATGGGTACGCCGTGACGGCGCGCCATGTGACCCTCCACTTTGCCGAGGCGCTCACCGTCTTGTCGCTCGTGGCGACGCCGACGGCGGCCCCAACGGCCGACGCGGCGCCCTCGGCGTGGATCGAGCGCCTCGACGCCCAGGGTGGCATGATCGCCTTTCGCGGGCTCGTGACGTCGATCCACTTTGTCGCCGTCATCGAACGCGGCGATGCGGCGGCTTTGCCTGGCGCCCTCGCTTGCTGCGGCAACAACAACAACAACGACAAGCCTTCTCCGCAGCCGTCTCCACCGCCATCGTCTCCCGTGCCGTCGGCTTCGACGTCGCTGGCTGTTCCCTCGGCGTGCACGCGGTGTGCGGCGCGTCGACGGCGTCGCGCTGAAAGGAGCCGTTCGGTGCCCGGCGCGCTCTCACCGGCAACCACCGCCGCCCCGCCACCGGGCGAGGCCGAAACCGAGGCCGAGGCCGAGCACGCCGACGGCGATCAAGAGTGCCCCGTCTGTCGCCGACGCCGTCGGGACAAGGCCTGCCAACACGCCGCCGACTGCTAGGACCGAGAGCGCGGTCGTCCCGCGGAGACAGACGACGCCGACGCGACGGCAATTGCACGGACCCGACAAGCCCTCTTTTTTCCCTCTTTTATGGGCGCCGTGTTTTCTCCTTTATATTTTTTTACATATAAACAATATCTCCTCCTTTTTTTGTATTTTTTATATTTTTGATCGAGTCCAATGGGCGCGCGTTATCAGGGCATCGCCCATTTCGCATCGTCGGCCGCAAACATTTGGTCGCCCCATCATTCTCGCGGGACCGCCCTGGTCTGCGATGGCAACATTTTGGTCTCAAACAATGGGCGCGACGCGAAAATGTGCGCCGTCGTCTGTAAAAAAAGGCGACAAGACGACCCATGGCGCCAACCGCGGTCGAAAGACGGATGGAGCAGCCCCGAGATGTCGCGCAAGAGAACCCGCTTTTTCCTATTTGGCGCCCGTCGACGCGGTCGGGTGTAGCGAAACCCGCGCATCCACTTTTCCCTTTTTTTCCCCATTCGCTTTTGTTTTGTTTATTCCTTTTGATTTTTTTCCGAAAGCCGCGCTTTCTCGGTCGACGGGACAGAGCGGGGACTATGACGGCGACGCCTAGGTAAAGGCCGTGACGGCGGCGCCGATGCCGGCGCCAACGTCAGGCGCGGCCTCGGCGAGGGCCACGCTCGTGTTGCCGGTGCGCAGGGCCTGGCTAATCAACTGGTAGCGCTTGATGTTGAGGTAGACGGAAAAGCCGATGATGGCCAGCACGACCAGCACGATGAGCGCCACGATCCAGCCGTTGGCGCGCCCCGTCGAGGCCTGCGCGGCGTCGCCCGGCAGCACGGGCGTCGACCGTTGGTCGATATAGGTCGAGTCGGGCCGCGGTCGCACCGTTGCGAATGCGTCGTCGGCCGCGACGTTGGTGCCGCGGGTGGTATTCATGGCCGCGTGGCGTTGGTCGGTCGGTCGGTCGGTCGGGGTGATCGCGTTGTTGTTGTCGATGTTGTTGGTGGTGGCAACAGATGGGGGCGGACACGCGCGCGCCGTGGCTGAGGTCGCAGGCGAAAGTAAAAAGGTTGCGTGGGTTTCCTCATGGGGAGGCCCGTCTCGCTCGCGCAGGCGCTCCAGCGAGCGCCCGCGCCCGCGCGCGGCTCGATCGATCGCCCGATGGGATGGGTGGGAAAAGGGAAAAAAAAAAGAAAAGGCACGCGCACAAGGCGCAGAGGAGCAGCGAGGGGGGAAAAAAGAAGGCGGCGCATGTCGGCCGGCAAGCGGCGCGCATGCCGGTCGTCGCGCCCTCAAAGAGAAAAGAAAGAAAAGCCGAGAAAGCGCCATTCCCGCCGGCTCTGCTGCCACCAGGCTACCATCGACAAAGACAGCAACCGCAACAATAATAACAACAACAAAAGTCCACAGTCCAGGTGCGGGCGACCTTTTTTCTCTGTTTTTTTGCGCCTTGGTCGACGGCGGTGGCGGCTCTACGAGAGGAAAAGAGAAAAAAAAAGCCCACCGCACGCCACATGGCCAACGCCGAGGCCCGCCGCTATGCGGTCTACGTGGCGCGCGTGCTCAGCGACACCGTGGTCAAGACCCTCCAGAATGCGCGCGGCCTCGTCGGCACGATGGTGACGGGCGAGCGCGCCTACAACGCGCTCGTGGGCGTGCCCTACCGCACCGATGCCGTCGAGTGGGAGATCGAGGCGTGGGGCGCGCCCGACGCGGTGCCGCGCATCGCCGCCGCCATCGCGCGGGCAGTCGCCGAGACGGCGGCGCGGCAGAGCCTTCGCCTGGGCGTCATCGACGACCACTTTGGCGTGCGCCTCACGGACGTGGCTCTCGTCGAGGGCGCGTTTGCGCGGTGGGACGTCGTCGTGCAGACCACGCGCTGGCGCTTTGTCCTGGCGCGCGTGCGCCGTCGCGCCGCGTCGCCTCCCGACACGGTCACCTTTGACGACGTGACCTTTGCCGGCCCGTCGGCCGTGCTGCGCGCGCTGTGGACAGCGGCGCGTGATCCCGCTCTCTATCCGCACGCGCGCGCCAGGGCCGCGCGCCTCGTCGACGCCTTTGGGCGCGCGTCGGCCCGCGCCCGCCTCAGCGGCAACCTCTACAAGAGTCTCCTGTTGGGCGGGCCGGCTGCGCGCGCCAGGGCCGTCGCCATCGGCGTGCTCTCGGACGAGCCGGGCGCCGCGCGCCGCGCGATGTCCGGTCGCGTCGCCGCCACGGCCATGGGTCCCGTCGATCGCGCGACGCTCGCCGCTGGCGTGCCCGTGCAGCACCCACGGCCACGGTTCACGGTGTCGGCGGCTGACGTCGCCGCGCACGACGCCTACGTACGCGGCCTCGCGCCCCGATTGCGGCGTGCCCTCTTGGCCTACACGGGTCCGGCGTCGGGACCCATCAACCTCGCGCTCCTAGATCGGTTCTTTGGCTCGGGGTCGGGCGCCGCCGGATCGGTCGCGGGCGGTGATGACGATGATCCCTTGGCGCAGGCGGCCCTCGTGCAAGAGGCCCTCCTGGGCGCGCCGCCGTTGACGGCCGACGCGCGCGTCTACAAAGTGGCGCGCTTCCTCTACTTTGGCACGGCGACCCCGCAGTGCGACGGCGGCTGTCCCGACGGTGGCGGAGACGACGACGACGACGACGGTAGATCGCGCGCGACGACCAACTATGGCCTGCGGGCGGGCGACGTCGAGCGCCAGTGGGTGTTTAACTCGACCACGCTCGACGCCTGGCTCGACTTTGGCCCGTTCCTCGACGAGTTTGCCTCGTGCTGCGCCTTTGTCGTGCGCGTGCCAGCGGGCGCCCGCGGCGCCCTCATTCTCGGGCGCAACTCGGCCTACCCCGACGAGTACGAGATGTTGCTGCCCTACGGTTGTGCCTTTGCCGTGCGGGCGCGCCGGCCGGGCGAGGTCACCTACCGCGGCCTCGCCCAGCGCGAGCAGATCTTTTACCAGGATACTACGGTGTACGAGGTCGACTATGTGCCGCCGCCGGCGTCCTCGCTGCAAATGATCGAAACCGACACGGCGCGCGAGGCCGTCGCCACCATGCGCAACGGCGCCAACGTGGCCACGCGCGTCGATCTGGCGGCGCCGCTCGCCACCCCCAACCACGCGGCCGCCGTCGCCGCCCATCCGCACCTGGCCGCCTTTTTGGCGGCCCTCCTCAAGGGTCACCTGGCGGGGGGCCTGGCACTGCCGGGACTGGGCGGCGCTGCGCGGTGATCCCTGAGTGGTAGGCTCAAGGCCATGAGCCCTGCCAAAATCAAACACACACGGCACGGGTCGCGACAAACAAAGGACCGAGCCGAGTCGAGAAGAATAAGACTAAACAGACGAAAAAAAATGGGATGTGCGGTTGGGCGCTACGAGGGCGCCCCATATGGCGCGGGCCTTTTGTCTGGATCGGTTCTTTTTTTTCTTTCTTTTGACTCGACAGATTGCACAATCGGAAAGGTCCAAAAGAGACGGCGGCTCCGTTGCATATATGTGTGTGTGTGTGTGTGTGTGTGTGTGTGTGTGTGTGTGTGTGTGTGTGTGTGGTTTGGAAAAGAACCCAGAGAGAGAGAGAGAGAGATGGGCGACAGGGAGAAAATGGCAACTGCCCTAGGTGCGACGAGAAAAGATCATCCGAAAGAAACAAAAGATGACTATGGCCAGGGCGACGTAGGCGATCACCGTCACGGGTCCAATCATTTCGCGGCTGCCATCGCCCCCAAGTGCGTGGCCCTTGGAGGGCTTGCCAAAGGCGGCGCGGCATTCCACGAGACCGATACCCTCGCACGCGACGTCGCCATTGCGCCAGCCAAAAGTAAAGGCCTCGCCGGGCGCCATGGTCGCGCACCACATGCGTATAAAGGACGCCGAGTTGACCGAGTCGTTCAGATCGATTACGTGGTCGCATGCGCGACCGCCATTGTCACGACCGTCGTCGGCGTCGACCCGGTCGTCGCGGTCGACTCCGTCAATGTCGTCGAGTTGCGTGTAGCCGGGCGGGAGGCCGCGGCGCGTTGTCGGCGGTGTGCCGTGTTCGCGCCGTGTGCGCGCAAACAGGAGCAGCGCGCTGCGCACGGCCTTGCGGCCGGCGGCGTCGGATGTCAGGCAGACAGAGTCGCGCCCGATTGCCTTGGTTGCTCGGCGAGAGGCGCCCGGCCAGGAGACGACCCACACGCGCTGTGGCACATCCTCAAACAGACACAAGTCGTTGGCCTTTCCCGAATACATGTCGATTGCGCAGCGCGTCGTTGCGATTCTGCGATCCTCGCCGGTACAACGGGACCTATACGCACGCGAATCAGTCGCGGTGGCGGCGGCGGCAACACCCACGTCGTGCGTGCGATGACGTCTCTTTCCGTCCTCTAGCGGCGAGTCCGTTCTTTGTTTTGTCCTTGTGAGGGCGCATCTTTTTTTTCCTGCCCGTGTGGCGGTGGCCCCTCCAACACGGCGCGCGGCAAGAGAGGGAAAGAGAGCAGCGACGCACGCCCCTCGGCTCCCCCGTGTCGGCGTCGCGCACGTCCAGGCCCTCGAAATCGTCGGGCCATCGAGGGGAAAGGAGCGCTCGCCCGTCTTCCCCCGCACGACGCTCCCCTGGCATTGCCGTCTCTGTGGGTCTTTTGTCTCTTTTTCCCCCACGCCCCATCTTTTTTTGCACCCTCTTGCGCAGAGTCGAGCATGGAGCGCTCACGGTCCGACTCGCGTCGGCAACAAGGCCACCGCAGCCACCACCAACAACAACAACAACAACAACATCGCCAGTCGTGTTCCCGCGACGAGCCCCACGACACGTCGGTGGTCTACATCAACAACCTCGGTCGGCCCGGACCCTGTGGCCCGCCCGGACCGCCTGGCCCGGCCGGTGCGAGCATTATCGGCCCTGTCGGCCCTGCTGGCCCTCCGGGACCGGCAGGTCTGCAGGGCCCCGCCGGTCCAGCAGGCGCACCGGGAGGGGCTGGCCCCGCGGGACCTCCGGGGCCGCCGCTGCCCGCCCTCGGCTTTAGCGCCATCCTGGACCCGACGGGCACGCCCGGCATCGCCGTGCCCGCCGGCGCCACTGTGACCATCACGGGCTACAACTCGAGCCCGGCGACACGCACCGGCCTCTACAACACGGGCGCCTTTGACGGCACCGGGTTCGACGTGCCGCAGGACGCCACCTACCGCTTCTCGGCGGGCTTCCTGTTTACCGAGAGCCTGGCCATCGACGTCGACGACATCATCTCGCTCAATCTGGTCGTCATCCCGGCCGGCGGCGGCGCCGCAGAGGTGGTGCGCAGCAGCAGCCAGCCGTCGATCACCGTCAACGAGGCCAACACCACGGTGGGCAACGCGTCGTCCGTGGTCGTCGCCGAGTTGGACCTGGTGGCCGGCGACCGGGTGATCACGCAGATCATCAACGATAGCGGCGTGCCCTTTGTCGTGGTGGTGACGCCCGGTGCGCGCCAGCCCTTTTACTGGTTTGACGGCGCCATCGCCACCGACGCGCCTCTCGCGCCCATTTGATTTTTTTTCAGCATCCTGCACGCATCCTTTTTCGCCACCATCGCCCCTCTCGCGGGTCCCCTTTACATGCGCGCACGGCCGTCGTCTCGCGGCTTTTTCTTTTCTTTTTTTTTTCCGCTCTTGTTTGCGGGATGGGGGTCCTCGTCGAGAGGGCGACGGTCGGTCGGGCCTTTTTCTTTTCTGGAAACACAAAGACGACAAAACCCCAGAGAAAAAATGTAAAAAAAAACAAACCCGGCAAACAAGGGTCTGGTGCAACACAATGCACGTGATGCATCTTTGTTCTCGCGTGTCTTTGGAGGTCGTAGAGGAGCGGCAGCGGGAGGATGGGCGCGCACGCGTGCGTCCGAGAAAAAAGAGCCGCGTCGGGGGGCGCACCTGGTTCGACCGCGCACCTCGTCACCGGCGTCTACAAACAAGAACGCGCCGCGAGCACACGGGACGGCCTCGGTGTCTAGGTAGGCGCATCCAGTCTCTGTCCCTGCCTTTTTTTTCCTTGCTCGCGCTGCGTCTTTTGCAAGGTTGCCCTGTTGTCAGGTTTTTCTCTTTTTTTTTTCTTCAACGGGCCGCCTTTTATCGTTCTCTCTTCATTGTTTTTGCTCCCCCGTCGCACACGCCACCAGGTTCATCGTGGCCTGCCGTCGTGCGGCCATGTGCGCTGACCGGGTTTTCCCTTTTTCTCTCCTTTCTGTGCGCGCCCGCTGCTCGACGGCAAAAAAAAAGACAAAATATCGAGCACAAAAGAGAGAAAAAAAGAGAGAAGGCGAGATCATTGAGGAAGCGGAAAAAAAGGAAGACACAGACCGGCCCTCTTGCGAGGAAAAAAAGAGAGCCCTCTGCGTCGTGATTCACGGCGAGCATGCCCATCGTCGTCGTGACGCCTGCGCGCGCCGCGCCGCCGCGCGCCGCCAACCCGCCACCGACCCCAAGGCCGACCATCGTGCCTCGCGGTATACCGAGCACCTACAAGGGACCGACCACCAGGGTCGCGCCGGCGCCCGTGCAAATCGCAAGCGCAGCCTTGCCGCAGCGGCCGCCCCGATCGCATGCGACGCCCGTCTCGGTGGGTGCGTCGCCACACGCGCCGGCAATCGAGCCGGCAGCAGGCAGCGCCACAACGACGCCGGTGGCGCCAACATCATCATCACCAACGACGCCGGCAGACAGTGGCACCGCGACCAAAGGCGCAAATTACGACACGGCGACGCGCCAGGCCACACTGGGCGCGCTCGTGGTGCACGCCGACTGGTCCGAAGCATGCTCGGAATTCGTGCCGCGGGCGCTGGCGGCGCTGACCGCGCACCCCGCGCTCACCGGCGGCGCCCTCGCCGTCCACGTCGACGCCGAGCCCTGCCTATGCGCCCGCTATGCGGTCAAGGGCGTTCCGTGCGTCATCTTTCGCGCGCGCCCGTTGGGTCCCTCGTGGCGGCTGCGCGGCGCGGCGCGGCCCTTTGAAATCCCGCGCACGCGCATCACGGGCGCCTGTTCCAAGACCGTCCTCGCCGCACGCATCGACGCTGCAGTGGCGGCCTTTTGTCGCATCGTGCCGCCGGTTGTGGATCCCGCCGTGGCTGTTGTCGCGTCCACGACGCCTGCTGACCAGGTCGTCAGTGACTAGGATCCCTTTTTGTGATTTTCTTTTCTTTTCTTCCTTGCTCATGCACGCACCGAAATAGCGCAAAAAAGAGCAACCCACGACAACCAACAATGCAATCAAAAACAGGGGGACAATGCCAACACCAAGGAAAAAAGGGCTCGACGATGGCCCACGCTCAGTGCTTGCGGATCGGTTAGCCGTCGACTAATCCGCACAGAATTGTCCAATCATAAATCATATAAATCAAATAATCCGTCTAAAATCCCGGATTTTAGTCGCCGGTTAACCGATCCGCAAGCACTACCCACGCTCACAAACCTGTTTGTTTGTGCCGTCTTTATTCTCTCGTGCCTCTCGTGCAGAGGCTCTGATGGGGTGGGACGCAGAGAGCCACGGCGCCCCATCCCTTTCGCGGGTCGTGTGAGACGCTAAAAAGGGATCGCGGTTCGGGCACGCCATCCAATGCCGTCATTCCGATTTATTTCTTTTGCACAAACAAAAACGACGACGACGACAAGAGATCTGCCTCTTCTTTTTTTTTGGGTTGCGGTCGCTCCAGAAGAAAAAGATCTTCTACTCACGGGCAACTCACACCGGCCGTCAAGACAAGACCGCCACGCCGCACGTCGAGAGCATCCTTTTATTTTCTCGGCAGTGAGGCCGACGCGGCACAAAATGGACGCTCGGGCATTGGCGCACACAAAAAGGCGACCTTTGTAATTTCTTTTTTTTTATCAGCAACAAAAAAAAGAGAAAAACAAACAAGAAAGCGAGACGGTGTAGGGGGCGAAAAAAAAAGACAAAGCGCGGTCAGGGCGCCTGCCACCAGTCCTGGCCCTCGGGGTCGACGAGCGTGGCGTCCATGACGGGCCGCACCCAGAGCACGATCTGGGGCGCACTGTCGTCGGCCAGAAAAGTGGCATAGACCTCCATGGGCAGGATGCCGACGGGCGCGGCAGCGACCTGCGCGCACTCGTCGGGGATGTCGTCGCCGCGGGCCTCCACCGCCGGCGCGCTCAACCGTTGGACCGTGTCGTTGATGGTGCCGATGGCCAGATCGACAAAGGGCTCTGACGTGAGCACGCGGTAGAGCGCCTCGGCGGTGCCGCGCTCGGCGAGAGCGGCCGCCAGGATGGGCGCCCACAACCCGGCCTCGGCCAGGCGCATGGGGTCCACGGGCGGACCCGGAAGGCGCGCGACCCACCGCGTGCGCGGCTCGCCATCGTCGCCGTCTTCATCGTCGCCATCACTGTCGTCGCCGCGCGAGTCGCCATGTTCTGTGTACGGCGAGGGGCCAAAGACGCGCACCGTGAGGGCCTCGACGGGGTCGCCCGTTTCGGCAGCGCGCCTGTCGGCCTCGCGCGCCTCGTCGAGGGTCGCGATGGCGCCGTCGTCCGGCAGACTGTCGACGCGCTCGCGCTCGGGCAGGCCCCACTGGCGCGCGCGGTCGACAACGTTCATGAGGGCAAAGAGGCGCCCGCCGCTGCACAGCGCGGAATCGGCGTCGAGCACGGCATCGGTCTCTAGGTCGGCGTCGCCGCGCACGGCGTCGGCCACGGTCGACGCGGCCACGAGCATGGCCTCGGTCTGCGGCGGCAGCGCGCGCACCGTCGCCGGCGAGAGCGTCGCCCACAGGAGGAGGTCGTTGCGCGGCACCCATTCGTAGGCCATGGCGGCCAGCGGCGACGGCCACGGCTGGCCCCGCTCGTCGTCGCCCAGCAGGGCAAGGTCCCAGCGGCGTGACGCACCGTCGCCGTTCCCATTGGACAAATCGTCGCCGCCGTAGGCGCCGCGGCCAAAGGCGTACATTGCGGCGAGGGCCGGCGGGGCGTCGCGGTCGGCGATCGTGCCCTCGTGGGTCACCGACGAAAAGGCCGCCACCCAGCGCCACAGGGCGCACCTCACGACGTCGCCGTCGGCCTGGTACAGTCGCGGCAGGTCGACCAGGCTGACGTGCTGGCGCACGAGGCCCTCGGTGACCGGCACCGAGGTCTGTGCGCACAGGTCATAGAGCACGCGGTCGGCGTTGCAAATAGCGGCCGCGGCGCGTGGCCGTGTGGCCAGTGCGCCCAACAGCGATTCGACGACGTCAGCGAGGTCGTTGTTGTTGTCTGTTTCCGGCGGCGTCGCCTCGTCGTCAAAAGTGCGCCGTCGCTTGCCTTGTCGTCGTCGTCCTTGTCCCTGCCTCTCGATGCCGTACGGCCCGCCGTTCATGTTGCTCTTTTCCTGTTTGGTGTCTTTCTTTTTCCCTGCGATTTCTTTTGGTCGTTTTTTCCTACTTTTTTCTTCTTGCAACCAGAAAGGGACACGGATCGGGCGAGCACGTCAGAGGTCCTTTCTCTTGGGGCGCGAGGCGCGCGGGTCTCTGGCGAGCGTCGCGGGACCCCGCACCGCAAGGTCTCTTTTGCGCCCTTTCTCCCGCATGGCCTTTCGCTCTTTTTTTTTCTCGGCGGCTCGTAGCCCGTGGGGATTTTCTCCTTTTGTTCTTTTTTTTAAATTTTTTATTATACTCATATCATTTGTCCTTTTTCATTTTTTATTGCTCCGATATTTCGTTTTCTCTTTTTTTTGTCATGCCAGGACAGGAGCCTCGCTGTTGTCGCCGCCGTGCCTTTTCGGCGCCGCCGAACCAGTCTGAAAAGAAAAAAAGAGTCGAAAGATATTGTTGACGAAATTCGAAAAAAAAGAAAAGTGGAAAAGGCGGGCGCGCATGGGGGCTTTTGCCTTTGTCGTCGCGCAGATGCCGAGGCGCCCGCCGTCCTCATTGTTTGATTTTTTTTTGGATTCACTCCTTTGCGTCGTCGCCCTCGCGATGGCGTCGCTCTTTTTTATGGCGCCACTTACGAAAACCTCGTGTTTGCATTTTGGTAAAAAAAAAAGAAAAAACATTCGCGGCCGTGCGAGGGCCACGCCCATACCGAAAAAAAAAAGAATAATTTGTTTGTTTGGGGTATTTGGGGGTGGGGCGGGGCCGAGCGACGGCGCGCGAGGCGAAAAAGATGAGCGCCGCGGCGCGAGTTGACGGGCGACGCCGCAAGAGGCGCGCCGCATACTGGGAAAAAAACAAGAGAAAAGGCCACTCGCGCGGCCAAGGAGAAAAAGGGAACCGGCCGAGAGAGCATGGCGACCGGGGTGCGGAGATCGGCGCGACTGGCGGCCAAGACACAGGCGGGCGTCCGCGCCTCCTTGGTGGCTCTCCCCGACAAGCGTCCTCGGGCCGCGCGCGCCGCCGCTCCCGCGCGCTCCCAGAGCGCAAGCGGCGATGTGCGCCCGGCGACGTCCAAACTGCGACGCCAGAGGCAGCGGCGACGGCACTCTAGTGCGCTGTCGGGTCTCGGGATCGACGACTTGCCCGACGAGATCCTGTGGCTCATCTTGGGCGACTTCACCGAGCCGCCGTGGCACGCGGCCGTGGCCCAGGTATCGCATCGTTGGCGCGGCATCGTCCTCGCATGGGCGGCGCGCTTTCCGCGCGGATCGCCTATGTGCCCGTTGACTCTGCGCCAGAGCACCATGCACGCGGCTATCAACGCCGACGCGAGGGGCGTCGCCGTCTGGTTGCGCGACCAGTGCGGCTGTCCGATGGGTCCGTGGGCATTTGGCGCAGCGCGCTACTGCGACTACGAGTGGTGGGTGCGATGGTTGCGCGCGCCGTCGCCGCCTTGTCCGTGGGACCCCGAGGCCCTGCGGCATGCCGTCGGCCTCTGGCGCCATGGCGATCTGTTGCAGTGGATGCGCGCGCAGCCCGACCCGTGCCCGTGGCACCCCAAGGTGTGCGCGGCTGCCGCCGAGATCGATTCAATGCGGTTCTCGATGCTCGACCGTGAGCACGCCAAGCGCAGGCCGGCCCGCGGCCGCCGCGCGCGTGGCGCCAAGCAGCCTCCTTTGGCACACGGTGCACGACTTGCGACCGACGCTGTGGGCACCCCTAGAACGCGCATGGTGGCATGGCTGCGCGCGCAGGACCCGCCGTGCCCGTGGGACGAGAGCACGTGCTCGGCGGCGGCCTGGTACGCCGACGTGGGCGGGTTCGAGGTGCTCCGCTGGCTGCGCGCGCAGGACCCGCCGTGCCCGTGGGATGCGCGCACGCTGACGGCGCTGGTGTTTCGCGGCACCGTCGAGGCCTTCACCTGGGCCTATGACCAGGGGGCGCCGTGCAACGGCGGGGTCGTACACGCGGCGATCAGCAAGGGCCGGCTCGACCTGTTGACCGCGATATTGGATCGGTGCGGGGACGCAAAGACGCCCGAGGGCCGCGCCGTATGGACGCCGCGCGCCTTTACCCACGTCGCCTACGCCAAAGATCCCGTGGCGGTGGGCACATGGCTTTCCGACGTGGCTCTGTGCCGCGTCGACGACAACATCTGTACGCGATTGGCGCAGAAGAACGCTGTCGAGGCGCTGGCGTGGGCGCGCGCTCGCGGCTTCCCTCTCAATGCGCCCTATGCCTGCTATGTGGCCGCACACTACGGATCGATCGAGGCGCTCGTCTGGCTGCGCGACGTCGAGCACATCGACGTCGACACGGTACGCAAGGCCGTCGACTACACCAACTATACTCTCCATCGCGACGCCAAGCACGTCTCCAAGACGTTGGCGCTTCTCGACCGCACCTGGCCCGACGCCGGCCTGCAGGCGGCGCGCGATGCGGATGCCGCCTAAGAGCGCCGGTCGGCTATGGGCCGCCTCGCTCGCGCTTGGCTCGCTCCACTCCTTCCAGCAAATACCCTCAAATAGTCGCGAGCAGGGCCTGTTCAGAGCCCTTGTCTGGGAGTCGGTCGTCGTTTTTTCTTTTTTTAATTGTCTTGCGTCTTTTCGAGGTTGTCATCGGCACCGTCGCAGGCCGTGACCAACGCCAGACAAGGGCCGCGCACTCGATGTCTGCTGCGCATTGGCCCGACCTCTTTGGGCCGACCGGCCGCTGCTCTGTTTTCGACAAATGATTGATCGACTAGGGCGACTGGCGTCAGTGTCGAATTGAACCCGCTGCGCTGGGCCTCCAAAAAAAAAAAGAATGCACAAACCGCACGCGACGGCGCCAGCGCACACCAAGAACCCCCAAAGAAAACAAAATAGAAAGTTTATTTTATGACAAAACAGATGGTTGGGTACTGTCGTCGGGGGTCCCAATGGGAAAAAAGAAAAACACGAATTCGGGCGTCCTCTTTACGAGCCCGCCCCCGCGCGAGCACCGTCGGCCAGAGCGCAGGCTCTGGCAAAATGTCGCGACAAGACAGACTATCCAAATAAAAGGGCGCGCCATTCAGAGCAAGGAACAAATCCCGCAACATGAACGACACTCTCGACGACGACAACGACCCGCGGACAGACCCGGACGACTTTTCGCCTTGTGGCGGTCGCTCCTTTGATCGCGAGCGCACTTTCCCGACGGTAGGCTGCACCGATTCTTGGGGATTTCGCGGGAGAATGCCACCCAGACCCACCCAAGAGGACGTCGAGGCCCAGAAGCGATTTTATGAGCAGTATAATGCGCGTCTGCTAGCCAAAGAATCGGCCGAATCTGGATGGCCGCCTTTGTAGCCATTTGCTGTTTTTTTTACACATTACAGCCTCGACTTCTTTGGCCGCGCTCGACCACAGATTGCACGCGCCTTTTTTGGTTTGATTTCCGGCTTTATCAGGCATGCCAGGCGACGCACATACAGTCGGCCGCGCCATTTCTTGGGGTGTTATGTGTCGTCTATATATCATATGCGCCGGCCGTTATGGCGTCGGCGTGTGTTTTGTGCGCATGCTGTGGACCCCCATTCAAATGCTTGATCAAATGGAAAAAAAAAAGATCGCCGATTTTCATTTCTCGCGTCGCGCGCAAAAGGCAACGCTTTGCAGATCGGCGCAAAATGCCGCAAAAAAAAGAACAATGATCGTGGTCACGGCGAGCAAGGGGGCAGTGAGAATTTTCTAGGCGGGCGGTGTCTGATCGATCCACGCGCGGCGCCATCGCCATGCGGCCGGCCCCCAGGCCGGAGCGGCTACGACGATCGAGACGATCCCGAGGGCGAGCGCGGCGAGGGCGGCCATGGCGCCCAAGATGGCAGCCACGGCGGCCACGCCGTCGAGCACGACGCACAGCGCCAAACCGAAAAGCCACGGCAGCAGGACAAAGACTGCGTGGGCGCGCGCCATCACGACGTAGGCGACGGGCGATTTTTCGGTTGAATGCACGGCATCGTCGTCGCCCTGCTCCAGGTCGCGGTGGTCACTGCCGCACGGGGGCGTGCTCGCTCGACGGGCGAGATAGGCGCGGGCAAACATGCCGGAGGCTTTGTGGTCGAGGGAAAGGTGGCGGCGGCTCTGTCGCGTCGCGCCGTGAGTGGGTCGTTTTTGAAAGGAACAAGGAAATAGAAAGAAACCAGCACAACATGTCTCGATTTTTTTTTCTCTGACCGGCTCTTGGGCGTCGGTGAATGGGCGTGTGGCGGCACGCGATGCGAGTGGTCCTCTCTTTTTTCTTTTCTTTTTGTGTGCGCACGGCGACGGCCCGACGAGGTCCGACGCCGGCGCGAATCACTGTCGAAAGAAAAAAGTGGACATTGCGCACCCGAAAAAAAAAACATTGGTCGGCATGCGCCGCGGACGGTTGCGCGCCTAGCGAGAGATGGCGACCGCCCGCAATTGCGCATCTCTTTTTTATTTTCTTTTCCATCTCCAGCAGGACGATTGGGTGCGCCTTTGTTTGGCGATGTTGCGTCGTGCAAACAGGCAAAGAGAGGTGAAACAAGAAAAACGAAAAAAGGTCAATCCATACCTGATGGCGCGGGGGACAAGCCGTCGGCGCCACGGCCGACAACCGCTGGCGCGCCCAACGTCGCGCGGAAACAGAGACATATAGAAAAGAGAGGGAGAGGCCGGCGGGAGAGCACGGGGAAAAAAGGAAGGGCAAGCCGCGCAAGGAAAGTTCGTTCTTTTTGCCCCCTTTTTTTCTTTCTTGCTGCAATGTCGACTGTATATATTTGCGACGCGCGACCGACTTTGGCGGACCTGCCCGACGATGTGATCCTCGCCGTGGCGTCGTGGCTGAGTCGGCGCGATCTGGTTGCCCTTGGCCATACGACGCGACGCCTGCACAGCCTGTGCGGCGCCTCATTCCTGTGGAGGACCGCGCTGGCCTCGTGTGCCGAGGCCGCCTTGGCGATTCCCACGATCGACACCGTGCTGTATCTCACGCTGTGCAATAATGCTGCCCTCAACAAGAGGGGCCTGTGGCTCGACAGCCGATGTGCGTTCGAGGCACTGGCCTCTCTCTTTGCCAGCGCGTCTTGGGTCGAGGCCGACGCGCGCCTCGCCGACCTTTGTGGCGGCGCCAAGTATGCGTGTGCGTGCCGCGCCAACACGCACTGGAGGGTCGAGCAGCCGTCCGCCGCGGTCGTTGCCGGCGCGCCGTCCCGTGTCGAGATCTCGACTTGGGTCTGGATGTGGTGCGGCGACCGCGGCGTCGTGCACATAGAGATACGCCGCGGTGCTGTCGACAACGTCAGCGGCCACCTGGAAGGGATCGGCCTGCGCTTTACCGCGACATTGTCCGAGGGCGTCATGGTCGCGCGCGGCACGCTCGGCGAGTGGCACGACGGCAAGACGACGCGACAAATCGCCGCCTGGGACGCGGACCCGGCCGCGCCACATCCGTGAAACCTTTTGGATTTTTGTTGAGCCAAACCGCCATATCGTTTTTGATCTTTTTCAGAAAAAAAAAAGAGACAAGGGGTTGGGCATAGACTAAAAAAAGGTCGGCGGTGGGCTGGTGACGAGGGCACGTGAAAAGAAAAGGCGCAGCGCTAGAGCACGCCGACAGAGCGGATGCGCTCGATGATACCGTCTTGGCTCATGGGCTCTGCATCGGCGCCACGATCCACGAGGCAATTATGAAAGACGCAACCGCCGCCTGTGAAAGCGTCGAAAAAAGCCGTCCCGCGGAATTGGCAGTCGACAAAGACGCACGCGGTCAGCGAGGCGCCGGCAAAAGAGGCACCCTCGAACCGCTGTCCGAAAAAGTGGACGGCGGTGAGCCTCGATCCGAGAAAAGAGGCCACGCCGACGTCTGCCACGACGACACCGTGGGACGCGAGATAGGCCGTCGGCGACGGGTCCCTATCATCGGCCTCGAATGGTTGCAGGGTCGGGTCGACGGGCGGGTCGACGGGCGCACCGAGCCTCCAGGGTCCACGTGGGTCCCATGCGTGATGGCGCACTTCTACGTTTTTGATGACGAGACCGTCGAATCCCGCGAGCATGCGCCCGTCGGTGGGACCAGGCGCGGCCAGAGACTCGCCCGAGGCCAGCGTGGTCCACGGATCGATGGCGGTCTGCCTCTTGTCGAGAGCGCCCGTGACGTCTGCGACGATGGCGCGCACGCGCTCTCTGCCGGCCACTGACCACAAAGGGTGTCGAGCGGCCGTGTCGCGTACGGCCCAGGCCAAGAGACGTGGCGGCACATTGGACATCCACACACACCAGGGCATCTTCCAGTCACGGCCGGCGCATAGATCGGTGCCCGTCTCGGGGTCGGTGTTGCGATGGGGCCCAGCAACACAGTACCACGTGGCAAGGCTGTCGCGCGCGTAAAGGCGCCCGCTCGACACAAAATCACAGTCGGTCGCGTGAACAAGGGCGCCCGTCAGAAAGCAACGCACGCGCGGTTCTTTGCGAGACGCACACGCGGCCTCCTGGTCGTCGTCGTCATCGACTTTGGCCGGGAGCGCCTCACCAAAGGGCAGACCTAGGCCGAGCGTGGCTGGATCAATGTCATCCTCGGGCGAGCGCCAGTCGAGCGACACCTCGGCGTCGGCGGCCCTCTCGGTCAGGGCACGCACACAGTCGGCCGCAACATCAGGTCTGACCAGACAATGGGACGAGGTCAGGTAGGCCGCCCACAGGCGTGCGCCCTGCGAATGCAGGTCGGCAGGCAGAGTGGCAAAGTCGCGTCGTTGGGTGTCGGGGCTTGCCGTCCACTTGTGACCCCATATGCGCCGGCCGGCGAGTCGCGATTCGCGCGCGTCGCCTATGGCAATCAGGACGACATAGGCCGGCCCGCCGATCACAACGTCGGTTGACGCGGCGGCCGTGATGCGCGCAGCGTCCTTGGTCCTGGTGAGCACGTGACCGCGAGCATTGACATAGTCTAGGCGCCAGCCGTCCGACTCGGGCCGCACAATGCGTACCACAGAGACGGCGCCTCGATCCGACGACGCGTCGGAATACGGTTTGCGCTCGACGCTATAGACAGAGGGCTTGTCAAAGCCGGCCCAGATGCTCTGCTGGATGCTATCGTCGGCGCCGCGTCTCACGCCCGACCCCACGTAACGGCCGCCGACAAATTGTCCGGCGTGAGACTCTTGTTGCGTCGCCTTGGTGCGCGTCCAGATACCACGCCCGTTGCGTTCGTTCGATGCCCACTCAGCGTAGACTCGATAGTCTGCAGGCCGGACAAAGGTGCCTCGGCCATGCCTTTGCAGGCCGTTGAACAAACCAATGTATCGGTCGTTCCCATAGGTGGCCTCGCCGTGGCCGTCGATGCCCCGTGGGCCGAACCGCTCCGCGCGGAACTGGTTGCTGATGTGGCTGACAACACGTCCCGGTCCGACAAATGCGCCGGCGCGCCATAAACCCTCGCGGGAGCGTATGGTCGGGTCGACGTCGTGCGCTTCCTTTTTCACGGCATCCCCTTTGACATAGGTCGCTGTCGCGTAGCCGTCGAGGACGAGCCGCGGCGTGCTGTTCTGCCCATCAAAGGCCACAGCCCATTCGCCGCTCTCGTAAGTGGTGCCATCGCTCGACGGCACAACGCCAATGTAGCGCCCGTTGGCCAGATAAACGGGATGCCGCCGTTGCCTGGCGACCTCTAGCACGTAAAGCCATCGAAATCGCCGGCCATATGATGCGGCGTCGGTGTGCTCGTCGGGCGCGCTCGTGCGCCCAAAGTCGCGCCTGTAGAGACGTGCCCACAAGTGGTCGCACCGCACCATGGCATGTAGCGACGCACAGACGCTGTCGGTGGCCGCTAGCGACCTCACAGACAAGGACGACAAAATTTCGACAAGCAACTCGACGGGCAACGCCAAAAGGCATACGGGAGGCGCCAGCATGGCGGCAGTGGGCGACTCTCGGGCGTGCACGGAAAGGTTGCCGCCTTTTTTTGTTGTGTCTGCCTGCGTCGGTCTCTGCGTTGTTGTGGCGCGTCGTCCCCTTTTTGGCACACAGCGACATACTTCTGCATTGCCCATTGGCCGGCACAATATTTTTGAAAAAAAAAAGTAACAATTAGACTTTTTGCCCCCTTTACTGTGCCGTGCCATGGGGGCGTGCAGGGAAAAAAGCCACGACGGGGAACCGGGGTCCGACCAGCGCGTGCGCGCTGCAAACAGGCGAAAAAGAAAAAAAAAAGAACCGGGCCCCGCGGTCCTTTCCCCGTGAGGTCGGCCGTGGCCTGGCCGCGTCCGTCGCCCCGAGACGGCTGCGGCACTGCGGGCACCACACCCCAACCTCTCCCGATGTCCATCTCTTTTTCTTTTTTCTTTTTTTTTTCTGATCGCTTTGTTCAGTTGATCGACTAGGGGTTTGGCGCCGTCAGCGAGCCGCAAAAGGTGCGGTTGATGGTGGTCGCCGGCGGCAGGACGAACGTGCCCGCGTCCTGGACGATGGCCTGTGCCGACACCGTCTGGCCGACGGCAAGCAAAAAGTCGCCCGCCACCGTGGCACCATAGTTGTCGTCGACGGCCGGCGCGTCAAACGCTGTGAACCAGCGCTGAATGGGGAGGTCGCCGTTGTCGGACACCAGCGATAGCAAGATCAACGGCTGGCCGACGGTGCGGGTGCCGTTGGCCGTGACGGCGAATCGGTAGGCCCCGGCGACCGGCGCCGTAAAGGTCGACGTCGCCGGGTCATAGTTGTCGGCCGCGACGCCGTCCTGCAGGTCATAGACTTGAGCCTCGTAGGCCACGCCAAAGGTGGCCGGACCGACGAGGACCTGCGCTGCGACGCCGTCTGCGCGAAAGGCCAGCGTCGGCGGCACAAGGCCAGGTGGTCCTTGGAGTCCAGGTGGCCCTTGTGCGCCTCCAGGCCCGGCAGGTCCGGCCGGACCCGGAGGACCCTGCAATCCGGGCAAACCAGCCGGGCCTGGTGGACCAGGTGGTCCGCTCGGACCCGATGCGCCTGGCGCGCCCAGAGGCCCTACAGGCCCGGCAAGGCCGGGCGCACCTTGTGGGCCGCGGGTGCCGACCACTTGACAGTGCGTGTGAGTGGCGCGACACCGCACAACGCCGTGACCCGCCGGGTCCGCGCCGCCGCCGGTGACCGTCGGGTCTGCCCCAGGAGGTTCACACCGCAAAGCGACATTGCGGCTGCGAGGGGGCCTGGTGGCTGTCGGAGCGCGCCGCTGTGTGCAACCGCCGGGCGCATTTGGATCGTTCATGCCTATGTGTGTGGTGTGTGTCTCTTTCGCTTGTTACCATGCGTGGGAGCGCAAATCGTGGCCTCTGGCGCCCAAGTGCCATGGGTGGTTGAGCCCTTTTTGGCGGTCTTTTATCTTTTTCTTGTTGTTCTCTCTCTCTCTCTCTATCTCTGTTTTTTTCCGCTGCCCCGCTTGCGCGCGGCCAAAGGCGGCGCGGCGCAGAAAGTCCAGAGGGAGGCGGAAGGCGACGAGAGGCGCCGACAAGGGCAGGCAGGCCTAAAGGCGATGCTCGATGGTGGTCGCTGTACCACGGTGGCCCTCTTCTTCTCCCTCTCTGCCGCACCTCACCCCAGAGAAGGAAAAAAAAAGCGCTGGCGCCTTGCTGTCCACAGAGAGCCGCTCACAGAGGGGACGCGGGCGCGACGAGCGAACCGGAAAACACCGATGTGGGCGGCCCTGCCAGGTATGTGATCTGGGACACTGTGACGACAGTGAGCATCACACTCACGCTCTGGCCCGCCAGGAGCAGAAAGTCGCCCGAGAGCGTGGCGCCGTCGGCATCGGTGACGCCTACGGCGTCGCTCACCGTGATCCACCGTTGGATGGGCGCAGCGTCACTTGTCGACGTGAGCGACATGATCACAAGGGCGTCGCCCTCGTTACGCACGATGTTGGCCGTGACGTCGAATCGATAGACGCCGTCGAGGGGCGCCGTAAAGGCGGACGCGGCGGCGTTGTAGTTGTCGGCCGGAGCGCCGTTGGCGACATCATAGGACTCGTCATTAAACAACAACATGGTAGTGGCAGGTCCCCCGACGATCTCGGTGCTGACGTCATTGCGGGCGCGGAATGCCACCGTGTCCACCGTCACAGGGACGCCGGGCGGACCGATAGGTCCAGCGGGCCCTGTCGCGCCTGGGGGGCCGCCCGGTCCGGTGGTTCCAGCCGGACCGGTCGGACCCGTCGGTCCCTGCACTCCAGAAGGTCCTTGTGGACCAGCGACGCCCACTGCGCCTGGAGGTCCCGCTGGACCGACGGGTCCAATTGGCCCCGAAAGGCCTGTGGCGCCGGGCGCATTTATCGTCGCGCGTGTCACGCAGTGGTGGGTCGAGACGGCGTCGCCTCTGCGATCGGCGTCAATGCAACGCACGGACGCAGGGCGCCGATTGTCGGGGCCGTCTCGCGCCATGGCGCACGCCGCCATGTGCACAACATCGGTTGGGTCGGTCCAATATGGCATCGTGGACTTGCGCATGGCGATATCTTGCTCTCTTGCTCCTTACCTGTGGTGCCCTCTGAAAGAGGTGAACCAGAGCGCCTTTGCGATGGCGCAAGTGCGCTTTCAGCGCCCCCTTTCGCAGCGCGCCGTCCCGTGGCCGCGGCCCACGCGCGGCCCTCATGGACTCTTTCTCTCTCACCCTCGTGCGTGTGCTGCCTCTGGCAACGTGCCAAACAGGGACGTGCAAGCAAGAGAAAAAAGACAGGGCGGATGGCTGATCATTCCACACGCGGCACAGGGACCTCTAGTCAGTCGGGGCAGGCAGAGTGTTGGCAGCCCGCGGCGCATCTGCCATCAAGAAAGTGCAACCAGCCGGCCAGTACAATACTCGATAAATAAAAAAAGAAGAGCGGACGGCGGATTGGGCCGGTCCGGTCGGTCTATGCGCGTGCGCGCGGTTACGGCAAGCCCGGCCAGGACCGTTGCCACCACATCCCCCTCCCCCCAAGCCTTCAAGGAGGGGGCGGGGCAGGCCAGGAGAAAAAAGGCCCGCGCAGCAACAGAGCGAGACGCCAATGGGCCGCAGTGATTTTTGTTCCGGTTCTTTTTCCTGCGAGTTGCAGCAAGCGTGCCCGTTGTTTTTTACTTGGTGTTGGTGTCTGTGCCCACCTGTATCTCGCCTGACCAACAAGCCCTCCCCCTGACCGTTGCCCTCCCCCCCCCCCCTAATGCACCATACTCGACCAACAACCCACCATACTTTGGCCTGGTCCAATGTCCTTGCAATGCGCACCCAAGATGCGCGCGACAGGTTCGCCAACTTTGTGTGCGCCCTGCACGCTGTCCCTTGTCTGCTCACACTCTTCTTCTTCTTCTTGTTTGTTTTCTCGCGTGGCCATTGAACCGATCGGGGCCGCTGTCTTTTTCCCCGATTTTTTTGCGACATTTTGTGTACAGACACGACCGCGAGGACCCGTGGACCATGAGGGTTAGAATTGTGGCGACTCCCGACACGTGCGGCGGGAGGCCGCGCATCGAGGGCCGTCGCCTGACCGTCGAGGAGGTCGTGGGCACGGTCGCCAACGGCGCAGAGGAAGAAAATATCTTTCTCTCTGAGAACCCCGACCTGACGCGGGATGACGTGGACGCGTGCCTGCTCTATGCCGCAGAACACGCCGGCGCCTACTATGGACGGGCGGTTGTGCCCTGACCACCCCACAGTCGCTGTCGTTCATCGTGTCAGGAAAAACAAAAGGAAAATACCCAATTCTCTTCTTATTGGTGTGTACGCTTTGTCCCCCGTCTCTGATATTTTTTTTCTTTCTTTGCGCGGTGTGCGACCAACATTGTCCAACAAAGAAGAGCGGCGCACTCCAAGAACATACCCCGTCCGCAAAAAAAAACAAGCGTTCCGCCTTTTTCTTTTCATTGGCAACCTTTCCAAAAAGAAACACGAAAAAGGCCGCGGCCAAAAGGACCCGGCAGATAGCCAAGATTGAGAGGGGGGGGGGTAACCACCATTCCAGACGCTGCGCCATTCCAACGCCGAGGGCGACGACCTTTTGTCTGTCTCGCGTTGGCGTATATCTTGTCGACTCATCAGGCATCTCTGATTGGTTGGCGGTTTGGACATAAAAAGCCTTTGTTTTTTCCACCTGTTTTTTTATATATAAATTTGGCAATCTGCCCTCTGTTCGCGCTTTCGGCACCATAGGGACGACGTAGGGAGACAGACAGACAAAGAGAACGGCCAGGGGCGAAAGAGAGCAGCAGCAGCAGCAATGGACGCGCTTGGTAGATGTGGGCTAGAGGACACGCCGCCCGAGGTGCGCCTGCACATTGTCGGCTTTCTCGACCGGGCGCGCGATATGGCGGCGGCGCGCATTGCCTCGGGGCTCTTTGCCGGACGCTCGGCCGTGGCGATGGCCATCGAGGAGGGGGCCGTCTACACCGGGCGCCTCCTGGAAGCCGGTGCCCCGCTTGCCGTCGTCGAACAGACCATCCTCGCTCGGTCCCGCCCGCTCGGGCGCGGCTTCATCGAGAGCGCCGTCAGAGGCGGGCACCTGGATGTGCTCCGCTTTGTGTGCATCCTGGTCGAGGTATGTGGCCTCGCCCGTCCTCTCGGTTGCCTTTCATTTTTTTCTCCTTTCGCCCCTCCCGAATCGAAAAAAAAAGAGAATCTTGAGAGACGCGCAAAAACAGAGACAAAATTTTGAGTAGGGGTCAAATCCGCAACATTGACACGCCGCGTGTGCTTCACCGCCAATCGTCAACGCAACCAGGAGGAAACGGCAAGACAAGACTTTGATCCGGTGATCGACGACCAGGACCCCGGTAGGCCACATGTCTATGACTGTGACGACGACGACGTCAACGGACACATCTGGAGCGCCATCTACACTGCTGCGTGTCTCGGCAGAGTCGAGGCCCTGCGCTACCTGACGACGCGTCGTATACTCTTGCGCACGACGACACACATGATCTGCGAGGACCTCGTCGTGGTGGCGGCGCGTGCTGGGAGCGTGGCGTCCGTGGCCTATCTGCACGACCGCATGTTTGACGCCGATAGCCCTCGCGCGTGCCCGTGCACGGGCGCCGTGGGCAGGGCCGCGTGGACGGCCCCGACGCCCGACGTCATCCGGTGGATGCGGCTCCACGGGTGTGCGGGCGGGTGCGAACGCGCCAACGACCAAGACCTCGCCCTTGCCATCACGCTCGGGCACACCGCCATGGCGCAGTACATCCTGTCAGAGGCATTTCTCGCTGTCGATCGCGACGTCTTGAATGGCGCCATGGACATGGCTGCGTCAGAGGGGCACATCGACACGCTGCGCGCCGTCTTAGATGCTGACACGTCGCTGTGCGTCGCCCCCATCGTCGTGGGCGCCGCCCGAGGTGGCAGGCTCGACGTGCTCTCATGGATATGCAACGTCAGTGGCGACGAAGACGACGGTGATGGCGACGACAAAACACAACATGCAAATGCACGTCGAGGCAAGCCCTCCGTGGCGGCCGTGCGTGCGGCCGCGCTCACGGCCACGTCAAACGGACAGTTGGCCGCGCTCGCATGGATCGCCGATCGCTACGCCTACGCTGTAGACGCGACGCTCATGCGCGCGGCCGTCGGCTGTGGATCTGTCGACGCTGTGCGCGCGGTCGACGCCCTCTCGCCGACGCCCTTTGACTGGCCCCGCTTTGTCGTATGCGCCATCGGGTCGGGATCGGTGGACGTCGTGCGCTTTTTCGTCGAGGAAAAGGGCGTTGTCCTCGACCCGTTCTTCATCGCCGACGCCGACATCGTGAGCGACGAGATGCTCTGCTACCTGTCGACCGTGTGCACGCCCGACGAGTTGCAGGCGGCCTTTGACGCGACTCTCGTGGATGGCCGTCTCTGTAGCACCGCGCGCGCCGACCAGATGCACGGCCATATCCTGCACCTGTGTGTAGGCCTCGCGAGCGCTACCGCCTTTGGACCCTGTGCGTGCGCGAGATGTCTCTCGGGCCGAGGGCCATGCCCAGAGACGGCCGCCAGCGCACGCCCGGCCAAGCGGCGCAGGACCACCCGCCGGCGTCGATCCGCCGGTGCGCCGCCTGCGCCCGCGAGCCCCCTTTCTTGACGCGCCGCCTTTTTCACACCCATTTTTTTCTCCTTTATTATTGTATTTATTTTATTGAAATAAACAAGTGACGCGCAATTTACAACCATCAATCTACTTTGCGCGCGCTCTCTCTCTTTTTTCTCGTCGGCCCCTTCTTTTTTTTGGTCTGTTGTGCTGCCCCGCGGATTCTCTCGCGTGCCGTCCGTGCAAGGGACCGCGAGCGAGCGCGTGCGCGGCGCGCGCACAGATGATCAGTGAAAAAAGAAAGAAAGAAAAAGAGAGAGATCGCCCCGGCACTCTTTTTCAACCGTTTCTTTTGTTTTTTTATTTTTCTTGCAGTGTTTTTTTTCGTGCAAAAAAAGTGGAGGCGCGGCAGGAGACCAAGGCAGACAACAAGGCCCACGACACATGTTGGAGCGAGTCGGTTCATATTGGCGTCTAGGGAGCCGCAATCTCGGTCAGGAGCGAGCCGCAAAAGGAGCGGCCCAACGTGGCGCCCGGCGGCACGTTAAAGATCACGTCGTTGAGGATCTCGACCTGCACCTGCACGGTCTGGCCCGGCTGCAGTAGGAAATCGCCTGCGACGGTGGCGCCGGCAATGTCGGCCGGGCCGGTCGATGTGAAGCGCCGCTGGATGGGTTGCGCGCCACTGTTGGACACGAGCGAGAGCACGACGTCGGCCGTACCCGTCGCAGGGGAACCGTTGAGGTTGGCCGCAAACCGGTAGACGGCGGCGAGCGGCGCCGTAAAGGTCCACGTCGTCGGATCGTAGTTGTTGGCCGGCGCGCCGTTGACCAGGTCGTACACCTCGGACTCGTAGACGACGGGATCGGTGACGGGTCCCTGGTAGCCCGACAGGGTGACGCCGTCGGCACGAAAGACCACGGTGTTGCGTGGCTCGCCTGGTGGTCCCTCGGGTCCCTCTGGCCCTTCCGGACCCTCGGGTCCTTCCGGTCCTTCCGGCCCTTCCGGCCCTTCAGGCCCTTCAGGTCCTTCCGGTCCCTCTGGCCCTTGAGAACCAGTTGCTCCTTGGATACCTTGCAGACCTTGAGGTCCGGCAGGCCCTTGTGGTCCAATAGGGCCGACCGCACCCATGTTGCCTGCAGGTCCCGGCGGTCCGACTGGACCCGCGGGTCCGGAAACACCTGGTAGACCCATCAGGCCCTGTCGCCCCTGGGCGCCGGGCGGACCCGGAGGACCCTGCGTACCGACGACAACGGCGGTGGTGACCGGCCGACGACAATGGCAGCGGCACGGCGCCGCGGTTGTGGGACGGTGCTCGTCCTCTTCTGTGTCGGCGTCGCTGTCGTCTCGGGTGCCGCTGTCGGTCCATGATCGTGTGCACGGCGCACCGGCGTGGTGCCTCGGCGGTAGTGCGTGTGGCGGCTGGCGCACCGTGGCGTGCACGCGACGCGCATCATCAGCAACAAGAGGACCGGTGACCGCCAGCGCTTCGCGCTCCTGACGGTGACGACATCCGCGCGCGCATTGGCGTGGTGTGTGGTGATGATGATGAGACCGGCGGTGGTGGTGATGGTTGTGGTGACACCGACGCGAATGGCGCTGCTCGCTCATGGCCCATTCCCTTTCCGACTGTGGACGCCGGCACTGGGCCACGCGACGCCGTCCCCTGTCGGCCCTCCCTTTTTTCCCCGGCGCCGCTCGCCGCCTTTTTTTGCCCCCGCACGCTCTTGGCGGCGCCGCGGACGCTCTGGCGTCGTCTGTCTCCTTGTCTGGCTTGTGCTTGTTCTCCCCCTTTTTTCCCCCTCCAAAGGTCGCTTGCCGTTGCCTGCGGGCGACGCGCTGCGCTCGACCCAGACTGCGACGGCCTCTCTCTCTCTCTTCCCCTGTCGCTGGGCCGTCGCAACCAGCCTTCTTTTTCTCTTTTTGTTTCCGCTTGCTCTCTCTGTTTTTTGTTTGTTTATTCATTTTTTTTTCAAATATATAAAAGAGGTGGCGCAAAGGGCGAGGCAGCGCCGACAAAAGGCCGTGCGCACGCGGTAGGTCCCACGGCCACCGCCAAAAACACAAAGGGACCACGCGAAAGCAGAGCGGCCAAGACCGCGGACGACGACTAGGCGGTGGCCGACCCCTTGTAGTAAAAGTCGGCTCCCGTCCACGGCTTGGTCGCGGGGGGCGACGTGTTGAAGCGCTTGACCCAGCAGTTGGCCCCGCCGAGTACGCCCGACCGGTCAAAGAGCACGCCCTCGCAGCCCGACGTCCGGTCGCAGCGCGCCTTGCAGGCGTCGGCGCTCGCCTCCATGGTGCCGCTGGCCACGTCGCACTTGTTGTCGGCCATGTCGCACACCGGGTTGCTGTTGGCCACCAGCGTGTAGACGCTGCCGCCGCCACCGCCGCCTCGCCGCCGCCGGATGATCTCGCCGATGATGGCCAGGATGATCACCAACACGACGGCGCCGATCGCCACCCACGCCCACACGGGGAGACCCCACAGGCCCTTGGGCTTGGCGGGCGCCGCCGCCAGGGCCTGCGCCTGCAGCGCGGCCTCGGTCTCGGCCTCTGTGGCGGCGGCGGCAGTAGTGGTGGCAGCAACCACCGGCACTGCCGCCGCCGTCGGCTTGGGTGCGGCGGTCGTCGTGGTCCTGGTGGCCACCACGACGGGCGTGGTCCTGGCGGCGACTGGCGTGGCGGCGACGGCAGGCGCTGCCACTGCCGACGTGCCCGACCTGGTGGCCGATGGCGGTACGAGTTTGGCGGGCGGAGCGGGCGGCGCCGGCGCCGCGGGAATGGCGGCAACAGCAACGGTGGGGACAGCGGCGGCGCTCATGGCTGTGAAATAGGTCAAAGGACAAACAAACCGGCGTGCTTGCACCGGGAAAAAGAGAGTCAAAGGGAAGGAGGCGCGGCGGGGACGGTAATGCGTATGGGGGAGCACGAGCAGACAGAGGGCGCCGAGCGCTTTGCCTAGAGGTCGCTGCATAGACTGCACGCGCCGCCACGAGCCGCCACGGGCCGCACCGACAGAAGAGAGAGACACCAGCCGTGCACGGGAGTCGTGACTTGCGGGAGTCGCCCCCTCTGTCTGGTCGCCCCCTTTTGTCCCCTCTCTGTGTGCCGATCCCCCGCGCGCGCGGCGGGGACGGCGGCAATGTGCCTGTCGAAAAAAAAAATCGACGATGGCGACAACAAAAACAAGGGCGGCGTGCAGGGCGTGCAAGGCCTCGGGGCACAAGAGCAGCGCTCCCAAAGGGCAAAAGGGCACGTTGTCGAACCCCACTGTCGGCAAGTTGCCACGCGTCCGCGTTGTCTCTTTGGGTTTTCTGTGCACACGAGTCGCTGGCCGCTTCTCACGCAACCGACACAAGAGACGAGAGCGACCGAGAGGGGAAAAAAAAAGAAAGAGGGGAAAAAAGAAGAGTCGACGCGGGGAACAAGGACAAAGAAAGAGAGAGAGAGAGAGAGAGAGAGAGAGGCCCCCGAGACCAAGCGGCGATCGAGGCGCGCGCGCGAGGCGAGGGGCGAGGGCCTTGACGGGACTAGGCGCGCACACGACCGCCGGCACACGCCAGCACGGTGGGCCGCGGGCGAAAAAAACCAAGATTCAGAGGAAGGAGGATCACGCACGCGCGCGCGCTTTCATCGTCACCAGTCCCCCTCGCGTGCGCGACGGCCGCGCGCCCTCTGCTTTCCTGTTCCCCTGTTTCTCTTCTATTTTTTTCTTCGGGAGTTTCCCCTTTTTTTTCCCTCCGCGCACGCGTTCGCGGCTTTTTCTCGCGGGACCCTATCCTAAATGCATCGACGCAGCGGGCACCACCGCGGCCACGAGCCCAAGCGCCGCGCGGGCGGCCCCGATAGCGGGACGACGACGAGCAGCGACGGCGGCGACGCGGCCAACCGCGCGCGCCACGGGAACGGCGGGACGCGCGCCGCCAAGCGCCAGCGCCAAGCGCCTCAGTCGCGCCGCGGCAGCGGCGGACACCGTCACGCGCCCGTCGTCTCGTCGTCCTCGTCGTCGTCCTCGTCGTCCTCGGCGGCGCTCACGCCCTACGCGATCGAGGCCGGTGCGGCCGTAGCGGCCGCCTATCCGCACGCCATATCGTCGGGCGAAGCCGCGATGCTGGTGGCGACGATGGCTGCCGAGGGCGCTGCCGCCGCGGCCGCCGCCGGCGATTCAAGCGATTCGAGCGACAGCCTCCAGCCCGGCACGGTCGTCGCCGACCGGTTCGCCCTGGGCCGCGTGGCCGGCAGCGGCGGCTTTGGGGTCGTCTACGAGGCCGTCGACATGGCCGATCCGCAGCGCGTGCGCGTGGCCATCAAGATGGAAAAGGGCGAGCACCGGGTGCGCAGCCTGCGCCACGAGGCCGTCGTGTTTGCCGCGCTGGCCGGCGGCCCCGGCGTGCCGCCCGTGCTGTGGAGCGGCTCGGCGACGGCGGGCGACGGACGGCGGGTCGACGTGCTCGTGATGCCCCTCCTGGGCGACAGCCTCTACGACTACATGCGCAGCAAGGCGTCGGGCCACCTGCCACCGGCGGCCGTCATGCGCATCGCGCGCTACATCCTGCGCTACCTGGAGCACATGCACGCGCGCGGCTGGCTCCACCGCGACGTCAAGCCGCACAACTTTTTGCTCGACCGATCGCGGCGCGGCCTCTTCATGGTCGACTATGGCCTCGCCAAGCGGTGGTGTGATCCGCGCACCGGCGCCCATGTCGAATACGAGCGCCGGCGCAACCGATCGAGCGTGCCCGGCACGGCCAAGTATGCCAGCCTCAACACCCACCAGGGCGTCGGTACGTCTGCCCCGCTCGCCTCACACGTCCTCTTCTTTTTTTCCCTATCTCTTTCTCTCTCTCTCTCTCTTTGGTGTGGTCTTTTTCTTTTTCCTTTTTTTTTTTGGTTGTATTTCAAAAGGGGCGCTTGCAGTTTTTCCGTCCCCATCGGCTGGCCACCTCTGACATTTTTTTGTTGGCGCTTTTCCTATTGTCATTGTATGTGTGCGCGTATATGTGTGGTCTCTTTTTTTTTTGTTTTCCGACAACGGCAATGTCGGATGGCACGGCGTGAATTTCGGACGACGCTGACGACAACAATAACAATGCAATACGGAAAAAAACGACAATCACGCCTTCCTCCCGTCTCGCTCCGTCGACCAACAGTGCAGAGCCGGAGGGACGACCTCGAGGCCCTGGCCTACACGCTGGTCCAGTTGGCCAAGGGCTCGCTGCCGTGGGACAGCGTGCCGGGCCACAACAAGGCCAAGCGCTGCGCGCGCATCCGCGACTGCAAGGCCAAGACGGGCGTCGACGTCATCTGCGCCGGCCTCCCGCCGTGCTTTGCGCGCTTCCTGGCCTATGCGCGCGCGCTCTCCTTTCCCGAGACCCCCGACTATGAATACTGTCGCGGCCTTTTCGGGAGCAGCAGCAGCGCGCCCCCAACGAACCGCCGCCGCCACAACAACAACGCCTCCTAGTGTGAGACAGTGGCGACAACAACAAGACCAAGAGTGGATAATCGAAAGAGAGTTTTTTATTTTTTTTGTGCGGCGCTCTTTTTCTTGGAGGACGGCGGCAAGATCGAAAAAAGGAAAAAAAAGAATGCAACAGGAAAAAGAAAAAAGAGAAGAAGGAAAGAAGGTTGGTCCCATTCTTGGCCACCAAGAGGGAGGGGCGCTTGCTCGGTCGTCCGTCTTTTTCGTGCACTGCGTCACTGGGCTTGTGCACCCGACAAAAAGTCGTGGCGCGCAACAACGCCATACATACATACAGGCCGCAGCCCCCATTGGCGCACCGCACGGTGATCTCCGGGGGCATTGTCGACCGCCAGGGGGGTGCGGGTTGGGCCACTTGTCGGCACTCTAGATGGTCGTCACGAGGTGGAGTCGCTCGGGCTCGGTCATCCTTTTTTGCACCAATGCCGGGTGCGCTTGCGGGCCGGCCCTGTTGAATCACGCGCGCGTAAAGACGGCACGAATCAGGCTCGATTTGTGCATCACAACTTGGGCGCGAGTGCCGACACGGGTGCCGGACCCAAACCAATTTGCACCCGAGTTTGCGTCCGAATGACTGGCTTTGTCGGCTGCTCTTGGTCATTTTTCATACGCTTTTTTATTCTGTTTATCGAAGGAGATTTGATTCGTGCCGGCATGCATCGCAACCGCGGTCGGTCGACCGGCCCTCGAAAGCAGAACAAGAAGTCGGTTAAAATACCACCGATTAAAATCCGCCAGTGTCGGGTGCAACGCCGGTGCGCTGTGTGTTCGTGTGTGTGTGTGTGTGTGTGTGTGTGTGTGTGTGTGTGTGCGTGTGTGGATCCAACAGAGGCAACCGAGCCGAGACATTCCCGCCGGTCCTCTTTTTTTCTTTGGAGTCGCCTCTGGGGGCGCACAAACAGGCGCAAAAAGAGGGAGCGCGCGAGCAGCAGCAACAACAACAACAAAAAAGAGATCACGGCGACGAGCGGGCGGACGGATCAAGAATCTCGGCGAGTTCGGCGCACAGAGCGGCGTGGCTCAAGAAAGAGTCGGGATCGATCCCTAGGAGACGCGCCGCCGAGCGCGTATTGGCTCGATCAGTGTCTGCGGCGTCGGCGGCGCATCCACGAGCGGCCACATACGGCGCGACAAAGGCGTCCACCTCGGCGGGAAGCGACCCGGTACCGACGGGACCACGGTAGGCGCGCGCGGCCAAGCCCATCAGGCCCGCGTTGCCATTGTCTGCAGCAAGGCGGCGCATGATGCGCGCCGATGCATCGACGGCGCGCGCCTTGGCCGCCGCGAGAAAATCGTTTATATCGTAGGCGCCGGCATAGGCGTACGACTTTAAGCCGGACGCGGGCGCCGAGAGCACGGCCCGGCGCTGCGGCATCTGGTCGCGTGTCAGCACTCTGGCGCCGCGCGCATCAGACACCAATGCGCCGGGCTCCATCGGGTGCAGTCCGACGCGCTCGGCCTGGCCCGACTGCGCAGCGGCCAAGAGATCGGCCAGCACGCCGCGCACAGCCCACGCGGGTATACTGTAAGACTCGCCAGCCGGCGCGTTGCCCTCTATGACGAGCGCGGCCGTTGCGTCGCCCTCGCCGTCGTTGGGATAGCGCGCAAACACCTGGCCGCCTTGCAGGGCCTCGGCGACGGGTCGGCGCGGGTTCACAGAGACCATGACGACGACGGGCGCCATCACCTCGCGGCGGGACAGAGCACCAAAAGTGCGCGGTCCCGCCAGTACGGGATGGGATGGCACGCGCGGGAGGTCGCCTGTGTAGACACCCGATTGTGCGTGCGCATCGACGAGGCTGGTAATGTGCGCATCGATCTCGCCGCTCGTGACCAATTCTGCGCGCCCAAAGATTGAGCCAAGGCGACACTCGTCGACGATGGCCCGGTGCGGATCGGGTTCGGGCGCGTGATCCAGAAAATCCAGTCGAGCCTGCCTGATGTAGGCCTCAAAGGAGGGCCGCGTGGGCGGCCAGTACGGCGTCAGGGTGCCGTCGGGATAACGGTAGAGCGGATCAAACAGCGGGTCGGCCAGCGTGCCGGCGGGCACCGGTGCGTCGGCCGACTGCCGCGGCGGCGGCAGGCGCGCCTGTGCGAGGAGGCGACTTGCGGCGAGCGCCTCCAAAAACGACAGGGCGCTGGTCATCGCCATGGCTGTCGCCCACATTCCGCGAAAGTCGGGATAGTCCATCTCTGGGTCAGGACACGGACCGCGCGTCAGCGCGAGGGCGAGGGCCACGGCACGCGGGTCGTTGTCGGCTTCCGCCTGCAAGCGTCGCCATGCCGACATAAACGTGGCAAGACCCTGGGGCGTGGCGAATCCATTCCGGGCTGCCCACACGCGCACGTCGGTCCACGAGGGCGATCCCTGTTCCATGATGGGCGGCGGCCCGCCAAAGGGTCCGTCCGCCTCTGGCGCTATCTGGTTCGGCGATGCCGGCGTGTGCACGCCCATGCCGGTTTCCTCGATTGCACGCCCCTTTGTGCCCCTCTGGCGTCCCTCTGCGCCGATGGTGGACTGGGCGCAAGCCAGACTCTCTTTTCTCTCCCACACGGCACAGACGCTCCAAAGAAGGCTGTGCGGGCGATGCTTGCTCAAATGTTGGTCGACCAACGGTCGGATGGGGGCCTTGGTCACGTGGGTCGGCGCGGCCAGCCCGCCTGCGGTTTGGGGTTCCGTTGGAAGAAACAAACACCCAATAAAAAAAAGGAGGAGAAAGACCAAACAACACACGCGAGAAACCTGCACGAATCGACCTCATTTTTGGCTGTCTTGGCCCCACCGAAAATACAAACTCCCGTCTGGGTGCGACCGCAAGCATGTCGCCCATGCGACCGTGTTTGGTCATTGTGATTTGCAGATTTTGTATTGGTGGCGTGTCACTTTTCGTGTCGTTGTCGCTTGTGGCGAGCGCAGATCCGATTCCTGCCCGCCGCCACGGGCCGAGCCGCGGTCGACGGCTCTCGGCCGGAAAGAAATGTTAGTCAACCAAATGGGACTAGTCAATCGGGCGCTGCGTGTGTGATGCGGCCGGCGGGGTAAAAGGTCCGCTTTTTTGGTCGCATCCAACGGTGGTCCTTGTGTGTGTGTTTTTTTTTCTACTACAATTTGCCGTCATAAATCGACAGCGCGACTCGTTGGCACAACATTTCGCTTTGTCGCCGTCGGAACAGATCGCACGTGTCCCCCTTTTTTTGGGTGAGAGTCGGCGACTCCAAGGTGCTTTTAAAAAGAAAAGAGAACAGGACCCGTATGCATTTTTTTGGCTGCTCCCATTCGGCAATTGACTGATCACTTTTTGTTTTTTTTTTTGGCGAGCAACCGATCGACCACGACATAGGCCCGAGTTGGCGCCGGCGCAAATCAGACTCTGTCCCTCGATATTTTACAACAACAACAACATGTTCACAAGAAAAAAATAAAAAAAAAGCAATCGGGTAGGGCCAGATTGTTACGCAAATACAACAAGCACGTGCGCGGATCGCCCGTATCCGGGCTCCCATTCACCCGCAAAGTGCACAACAAAATCGAGCCGAGCCCACACGCGCCTCTGGCCCGCCGTCGATCCATTTCTTTTTTATGTTTTTTTTATCGCACACTGCTTTGTCGGCGCACATTTTACTCTATTGTGATTGGCGCACTAAACGGACCGCCCAAAGCCCTTGGTTGCGGGCGGTCACTGGGCGTGGGTCCACCGGGTCGACGCGCTGCGCAAAGGGGGGCGCTAGAAAAAACAAACCGAGAGGGCGCCTGCCGGCGTGGACCTTGCCGACTTTGTTGTTGTGTGATCGACCGCGGCGGTTGGCGCAGAAAAAAAAACAAGAGAAAACCGACAAGACACAAAAAAAAAGAAAAAGGGAAATACTTTGATCATGCGGGGCACCGACGGGGGAGGGGAGGAGCGGGGGGCATGGCCGATCTTTTAGGGATCGAGGAGACCGGCCGTGCAAAAGAACCACGGCGGATAGGCGCGCACGGCCACGACATCGATCCGCGGCCTGACGACGCCCACTTCATAGGCAAAGCAGCCGAGGGCGAGCGTGCCGCCCATCAGCGTGCCGACGGGATAGTCGCGTGGATCGGCGGGCCTGCCGGTGAGGCCGTCGACAAAGGACGACCAGCGCGAGACGTAGGCGAGCGCGCGGCCGTCTTCCTCCTGGTGCCAGCGCCGCACACGCGGAATAGGCCAGGTGAATCCTTCCGGTGTCGTCCCTTCTGCAACAATGGGGTATGTCGTGTCGGCCCGACCGCGATTGTAGCCATCGACGGTTTCGACCGTAGGTCGCACGGCGGCCGACAGAAAGGCGTGGAGCGCATCGAGTTGGCCCAACACGGGCGACGGTTCCGTGCGCGACTCGGGCCGCGGAGCGTCGCGGTCCACAGAGACGAGGGCCAGCGACATGCACAGGCGCGCCTGGCGCGCGCGTCGGTAGGCCATCTGCCTGATCCCCAACTGGACAGACTGGTCTGCGGGCCAGTAGCCCCACGGGTCCGCGCTGTCTTGCTGGTCCTGCTCGGGCGTCGATGGCGCGCCCAGGTAGGCGCACGTGCCCTGGCGTGCGCATTTGTACTTTGTGCGCTGGCTGTTTTCGCTGCAGCGGTAGCACGCGGGGTTGCCCATCATGCGCGACAGCGGCAGACGGATCGGCCGCGGCCGGCGTATGATGCCCGTCATCATGCCGCTAGGGGCACCGTTGCCGGGAATGGTGGGCACACATATCTCGTGGCGCGGGTCGGCAGAGCCGCAGCGCGCACAGACAGAATCGCCCGGCGGCGGCTGCATCACGGGTGCGCGCGCAGAGGGCACGATTGGCGGCGACCCGCCGGGTGACCCGACGCCGCCCGCGTCATCGCTGGCAGGCGGCGGCACCCGGCCAGTGTCAGCGGCGGTACGACGCGCAAACTCGTACGGGTTGCGCAACAGGGGCGCAAAATCAAATGCCTCGACAAGAGCACGGACGTCGGCGCACTCTTGCGGTTTGGACCGCGCGACGAGGCGCGTCGCAATCTCGTCGGACGGCGCCGTCTGCGATGATCGACCGGCCGCGGACGCACCCGCTGGTGCGCTTGCCGACGTCGACAGCAGCGGCGGCAGCGTCGCGGTATGATCTCCTGTCGTCGTCGGCTGCGCAGGACCGGTGGCAAAGGGCGCCAAAGCGCCAAAGCCCTTGCGGTGGGCCTTGACCAGACGGTCGGCGCGAGGGACAATGCCAGGGAGGGGCCGACTGGCGCGGGCGACAATGCTCCACACGCACTCGGCCGTGGCGCGCACCGACCGACCATCATAGTAGGCGCACACGTGACTCATGTCAAAGCCGGCAACGACCTGCGCTGCCGAGCGGCAGTCGGTGTAGACGATCTGAAGTGTCTCGGTGGGTCCCTGGTCGCTTGTGCGACTGTCAGTCTTGGTGTGCGCGTCGTCTACGCGGTCGCCGGTACCCTCGACGCTCTTGTTGTCCACATCGGCGGCCGACAGGGACGACAATGGCGCACAGAAAGACGCCACCGACCCCGAGACCACACAGCGGCAGCCGGGTACGGCGGCAAAGATCGTCTCGGCCATTTTGGCAAACACGTGGCGGCGTTGTTCGTCGTCTGACCCATAGATCCACAGGTCGAGATCGCCACGCGGTGCGCGCAGATGAGGCGCCTGCATGGCGTCGACGACGCTGCCGCCGGCGAGGACGACACCGCCGTCGCGCAAGAGGCCGTCGCGCACCACCAGGGGCCCAAACACGGGAAAGGCCTCGACCAACGCGCGCTCAAAGGCGGCCCTGCCCGACACGAGTGCCGGCCGATCGGCAAAGCCCACGGCCTCGAGGTCGAACGGTAGGACAAACGGGTCGACGAGCGTGCACCCGTTGCCGATGGCGTATTCGACTGGAAACAGAGGCCGCGACCAGTCGCGCAGGGCCAACGCCAGCGCCAACGAGGCGATTTGGCCGCCGTCGTCGTCGTCGTCTCTGCCGCAGACCCATGACAGTGCCGACTCGGCTGATGCGGGATCGTCGGGGCCGTTCAAAGGCGGTGCGCGCGCGGCCTCGACGAGCGCCTCGCCGAGACCCTGGTAGAGGCGGACGCGCCAAGCCTGACGTCGGCACAGTGGTTCGCGTGCATCGCCCCGGCGGCACAATGGTTGATCGTCGTCGTTGCGATCCATCGCGCGAGCGCAGGCACGCTCCCAAAAGCGCGACGCGTCAAACACCAGGCGTCTAGGCCGCGGGAGCACCTGGGGATCCAGCGGCGCGTCGCATGCCTCGGCGCGCAGGCGCACTGCGTAGGCGAGCAGAACAAACTTGGCCAATTCGGCCAGGCGCACGGGGTCGACCGGGTCGGTGTGTGTGCCGAGCGGTGCGTCCGGGCCGCCGCAGGGTCTCTCGCCCCACAGGTCCAGCGCCGTCGCCATGGATTCGGAACAGGCCCGAGCGACGCCCGCGGCCCCGACATAGCGCAGGGCATCGGCAAAGGCGACATCGGCCGCGACAGGTTGGACAACGCCGCCAAGGATGCCACAAAATCGAGCGAGCCGACCGACGTTGGCTCTGGCCAGCGGCGGCACCTCGACGCGCACGACGGCACCGGGCGAGTCAGACACGGCCTCGCGAAAGCCGCCGTCCAGCATCGAGGCAAAGTAGGCAGACGACGCGCACAGGGGCGCCTTGGGCAGCGTCGTGCGGTACACGGGACCCTCGTCGCCGGCGACCAGGTCAATGGTGATCTCCCTCTTGTCGTGAGCCTCGTGATCGTGGTGGCGGTCGCTCATTCTTTTTGTTGGTTTGTTCCTTTTGCTTGGTCGCTTGCTGGTATGTATCCTGCTTTTTTTTTTGAAAAAAAAAATTTGGCCCCACAAGGAAGAAAACAGTGGTCGCAATGGAGGAGCAAGACAAGCGCGGAAAAGGCAATTTGGTAGCCGCGGCGCAGCCGCAGCGCAACAAAAAAAAGCGCTTCCGTTGCACGATGCCGTTTATCGGGAGGTCGAGGGCAGATTGACGCGCCCATTGGACAAGAGCGGTGTCTGTGCATGCAGCCCAGGACGACCGACAAGGCACCACCCAGAGCGTCATGGACAATGCTGATTGACGGTCCGTTCTTTCGGGTTTCGTCCAATCTTGATACTTGCATCGTGGTTTATGCATTTTTATTTGTAGGAAATGGAAAAGAACAGGCCGTTGGGACAGGATTAGCCAGCGGCGCTGCGGGAGCGGCCTTTCGTCTCGTCTGGGACAGACGAGGCCGTCGCCAAAGCGGTCCGTTGGGCACGCGCCTTTTGTGTTTGGGCCGGAAAAGAAAAAAAAAGAGGCCGACGGACCAAATCCTCGTTCCCCCGTCGACGCTGTAATCCCGACAGAAGAGCGCACCTGCTTGGACGACAGGGCCTTTGGTGTGCGCGTGGCACCGCAACAAAAAAAAAGGAAAAGAAAGAACATAGGGAAAAAAAAAGGGTCTAGGCACGGCCGGCGCGCACGCGTCCGGCGACGACGGGCAGCACGGCGAGCGCCGCCGCAGAGACGACGGCGGCAGATTCGCGCGTGTAGGGCGGTCCGATGGGCGCGTCGCTCATGGCGTCATAGTCGGCGCCGGCCGCGGCTGCCAGGACGCCGGCAGGCGTCGGGGGCCACGGGAGGGCGTTGAGCGTGCCGCGGTGGCGCTCGTCAAAGGCAGCCAGCCTCGCCCAAAAGTCCTCGTAGATATCACGGATGACGGGCGCGAGCGTCCTGTCGGCCACGTAGCAGGGCGGGTTGAGGTTGGCGCCGCCGGCCAACAGGGTCTCGAGCGCGACAATGTCGGCGACGGCGGCATCATCCGCGTGCCGCACATAGAGATCCCACGTGAGCCGCAGGTCGTGCCCGTTGTGCCCGTGGCCGGGCCGCACGAAATCGAGCCAACCGTCGAGTGCAGCGTCTGGCCCGTCCATCCGACGCCCGTCCCCCGTTTGTGCCGACATTGTTTTTCTTGTCCTTTTTTTTTCGCGAACCTATTTTTCCACTCTTTTCTTTTGATCGTGCGATCGGGACAGCGCGCCTTCTTTGTCCTTTCTGTTTTTGGCTTTTTGTGGGGGTGGCAGCGGTCGCGCGTGTGCCGTCCTGCTTTTTCTTTTGATCCGCGGGGCTTTCCTTCTTCGCACCGATTCAAACCAGAGCGCCGTCTTTTGGCGATGCGTAAAATGAGAGCGAGCGAGAGAGCGCGCGCGCGCCCGCTCCGCAACCGAATGAAAACGCGATCATCTCTCTACAATGTTTGTTGCGAGTTCATTTCAGTGTCGCTGCATGCCGTCAAGAAAAAACCACGGGACAGAGCAAACAGGGAACGGCTTCTTTGGGGAGGGGGACGGGGCAGGACCGGCTCGCCTTTGCTCTGGCTTCAAAAGCCATTTTGCAGAGCAGCCTGGCAGATGCCTCGGGCGTCGAGTCCGGCAATGATGTTGGACGGCACTCCGACGATTTCCGCGAGGTGGGCCACGCGCGCGCGGTCGACGCCATACGGGCTGTTGCAGGCATCGATCAGTTGCGCGTAATAGGGGTCGAGATCGATCTGCGGTTCGCTGACCTCGACGGCCACCTGGACGCCAAAGGCAGTGTTGAGGGCCTGCGTGAGCGCGCGCAGGGCCTCGCCGCCCGTACCGGCGGCGCGAATGCCACGCTGCCCAAGCGCATCGATGAGCGCCGGCACTATCTGCTCGGCCTGGAGTCGCATGGCCTCGATGGCGCTCGCCGCCTTTCCCCTCACGCGCTCGGCGGCCTTGTTCGGGTATGTGGCACAGCGCTCGCGCAGAGCGCCGAGTGCAGTCACGCGGCGATCCATCAGTCTCGGAACCACGGCGCGCACGTCAACCTTTTCTCTCGCCCTGTCGACCAGTTGATCGGCGCCGTACGCGGCGGCAAAGGCCTCGGGATCGATTTCGACGACACCCAGGCGCGGATCGTTGCTTGCAAAGCGCCCGCCCGCGATAAATTGTTGGACAATCTGTTCGGGATCGAGGGCTGTTGGTACGGCGCCGTCGGCGAGATCAAACTCGTCGGCAATGTCGTCGACCTCGTTGCAAAGACGACCATACATACGCTGTGCCTCGCGCGCGAGGCCCTCGACGCGTGTCCGCGCCTCGGTGGTACGACTGAGCGCCGGCAGCACGCCCGCTCTGATGGTCTGCGCAAGGGCGGCCTCGCTGTCGCCGCTCTGGGTCACGAGCGCGACACGGTCGAGTGCGCTGATGGCCTCGGCGCCGGTGCGTCCGAGTTCCCCCAGTGCGCGCTCGACGCGCCTGTCAAAGTTGGACTCGTTGGCTTCGAGGTCGACGGTGAGGTTGAGGACGCGCTCGGAAAAGTAGGCCTCGTCCTCGGGATCGAGGGGCGCCGGCACCAAGGCGGCGTCGATGATTTGATCCAGCCGCGCATCGACCGCGTTGATCTCGTACTGGGGAATGCGTCGTGCGGCCATGTCGATCCAAATTAGGAAATGTCTCTTATTGTTTTTCCCCTCTCGGTCTGGTTTTCTTTCTGGGGTGGTGCTATCTCGCTGTCGGTCTCGGAGTGCGGCGGCGGTGTCGGCGCGTAGGTGAGGACCCTCGTTGTCTCTTGTGCGATGCGGTCTTGCAGCGGCGGACGTCCAAAGGGCATGCGCAGCGTAGCCCTGTTTGTCCTCTCTCCCTTCCTGTTGTTGTCGGCCCCGCTCGACCATCGCGGCGACTGCGACACTCGCGCGCCATTGGCCGTCTCCTTTTTTCGGGGTCCCTCCCATCCGAAACAACAACGACGAAAAAACGGGGCAAACTACACACCCTTTTTGGCCCTTTTTTTTATATATTGTTTTGTAAAATATTTTTTTGGAGCGGCGCCGGCTGTACGGCAAGACAGGATCAAGGCGTCGGGCATGCCGCCAAAAAGGGGCACGCCAAAGCCGAGGCGCCCCTTTCTTTTGCGTCTCTTTTTTGCACACCATTTCCCTCGGCGACCCGCATGCCGAAAAAGACGCAAAAAAAAGGGAAAAAAGGTACATAAACGCAAAAGCGAGGAGGACGCGACAGGGCCAGTCAGCGATGACGGCGTCGCTGTAGGGCAGGCGGCGCCGCGGCGTCGTCGCGTGCCGCCGCCGTGACAAAGGAAAACGTCGAGCGCGCCGGCGGTATCTGTTCGCCGTTGCGTCGCTCCAATGGAGCGGGGACCTGTCGCGGCGCGGGTGCGGCCTCGTCTCGTCGACGACTGCGCGCCGGCGCTCCTTGCTGTTGTCGTTGCTCGTGGTGCCGTTGTCGTTGTGGTTGGGCCGGCACAATTTGCACAAACAAGGGCGCGCCGCGAGCGCGGACCCCGTCGGGTGGCTGCCCGCGGCTCGGCGGCGGTGGTTGTTGTTGAGTGACGCGCTGGCCCTCTTGCGCATACGGCACCTGTCGGCATGGCGGTTGTTGCTGTCGCCCGAAAGGGACATGTCGTGGCGGTGGCGGCGGCGGTCGCTGTTGGGGTGGATCGTGTGCGCGGCGCCGAGGTGGTCCACGATGGTGCGACGCATCACGACGTGATACTGGTGCTGCTGCCGCTGCGGTGGCACGGTCGACGATGCCGTCCAGGAGCATGTCGGCATAGGCCGTGCCCAGGATCGCCGCCGTGCCTGCCGCCGTGCCCGGTCCCATGCCGTGGTCAAACACGGTCGAGTCGCACACCGACAGGCCGTCGACGCCGTGCACGCGCAAGAGACCGTCGACGACGCCCGCATCTCGTCCGCCTCCGCCAGCGACGGGCGGCGCGCCCACACGGCACACCCCGCCGTGGCGGTGCGCCACGTAAAAGGCCTCGGTGCGCAGCCAGAGGTCGAGCAGGGCGTCGTCGGCGACGATCTCGGGCGCCGGGTGGGCCAGCGCCAGGCGGTACCCGTCGGGCGTCGGTGCCATGGTGTCGACGAGGCGCGCGACGCTGCGTGCCAGCGCGCGCATGGAGCGCATGTCGGCCGGGTCCGTGTAGAGACCCAGGCGGGCGCGCGGCAACACCGACGGGTCGGCCGAGGGTGTCTCGATGCCGCCGCCGCGCGACGTGGGATCAAGAAGCCACGCCGACAGGCTGATGACGGCGTCGCTGAGCACCGTCACGCTGGCGCCCGCTCGCGGGCTCGCCGCGTCGTGGAGGGAGATCGGCGGAGGCGGCGGCGCGCCAAAGGGCTCCCAGCGTGAGGCGGCGCGCACCAGCGGGTCGCCGGCGACGGGCCAGTAGTCGGGGAGGGGACCCGCTGCGGCGAGCACGCACCACTGGCGTCGGCGGCGCGCGGGCCGCGTCGAGTCCTGCGCCAGCACCATGCCCACGGTGCCCGGCGGATTGAGGTCGCTGCGCACGTCGGGCGCGCCGCGGGCGAGACCCGGCGGTGCCGCCGTCGCAGAGGTCGCCGTCGTTGTCGCGGCGTCCTGGGCGACGACCGAAGCCACCATGCGAAAGCCATAGGGGCAGTGGTAGCCAGAGCCGACGGCCGCGTTGGCAAACACGAGGCGCGTGCCGATGCCGGCGATGAGGCGCGGATCACCGATGCCCGAGCGTTGGAGCAGCGCCGACGTGAGTGCCGACGCGCACAGGACGACGCGGCGCCGGGCATGGGCGCGCACGGCCCTGGTGCCGCGCTCCAGGTAGACGACGCCGAGCGCGCACGGCCGCGTCTCTCGGTCATCCGCTGGGGCGCCCGGCGGCACAGACCCAAACACAACGCGCTCGACCAGCGCGCCGCCGACCACCGTCAGCCTTCGTCGCCGCCGGCACGACGCACAGCGGTCCCTTTCGGCGTCGTGGCCCACAAAGGCGTCGCCGGCCGGCTGGCGATTGAACCCGTGCGGCGGCCCGAGGCCGACGGCAAATTGCACGCGCCGCGCCACTCCGAATTCGGCCGGACCGTTGTGGTCGGCCACCTCGCGCACGCCATAGACGCGGCCCGCCGCGCGCGCAAAGGAATCAGACAGCGCGTCCCACGCCGGTGGCAGCGCCCGTACGGCCACGCGCCCACGCGTGCCGCGCACGGGACAGTCGGGCACGTCGTCATCACCATCACTACCGCCGCCATCATCCTCTTGGGCGACGTCGTCGTGATAGGGACCGTCCTTGCCAGCGCGGTACGGGCGCCGGTCGTCATAGTGCCCTCCATTGTCCCAGGCGACAGAGCCATTGTCATCGTGGTGACGCAAATGGCGGCCCGCGCCGCCACGACGGTCCGAAAACTGTCCGTGCTCCATGTCGCGTCCGGCGCCGCCGAAAGCCCAATCGCGGCCGCCACCCGGATCCCATGGGCGACGGCGACATGCGCTTGGCAGGCCACAGGCGGTGGCGCTAGTGGCAGCCGACGAGGATGACGGCGCGCCGCCGACGGGCGCGTCGCGCGGTCCATCATAGGCCTCGACGCGCGCCAGCGGGATCGAGGCGGCGGCGGCCACGCGACGCAGCCAGACGCCGGCGCCGGCATGTCTGGGTCCGGCGCGCGCGCACGCCTTGGCAAAATCGCGCCACTCGCGCGTCCCGCCCGTGCCCCACAGCGCCGAGTCGACCAGGGTGGAGCCACCGACGGCACGGCCGCCGCCGAGCGCACAGCGGGCACCCAGGAGGCCCGGCTCGGCGGCGCCCCCGACGCGGATGGACGTGCCGGGGTCGTGGGCGGCGTCGGCCCCGCGCAGCAGGTCGGTGGCCGTCGGGTCGGCGCGCCGGTCCGGCCCCCAGTCGAGCGCCAGCACCGACACGCTAGGATCGTCGCTGAGGGCGCGCGCGCACGCGCTCCCGGCGGCGCCCAGGCCCACGACGATGTAGTCGAATACGGCGGCGCCCCCGTTGTCGTCGTCACTGCCGCCGCCGCCGTTGGCGTGCCCGTGGTGGACTTGGTGATCATCGCGCTCTGCCGATGTCGTCGCCGGTGCATATAGCGGGCCGGCGTGGTGGGACCGGCGCGCACAGCGGCGGCACGTCCAGGATGGGTCTGGCCCACCACGCCGGCCCATGCCCCGTTGCCTTTGTCCGGCAACGACGGTGCCGTGATGGCGCGCGCCTCGCTCGCCGTCGACGAGGCGACAAAGAGGTGCGCGTCGTCCTTGGTGGGGTTTTTTTTCAGCGTGTGCGCCTTTGCCCGCGTAAACCGACAAGGAAAGGCGAGACAGCGCGCGTGCGACGTGCGTATTTTTTTTTTCGCGCGTGCCCTTGCCTATGGCGTCGGGCGCCTTTTGGTCGTGGGCGCTGCGTCGACGGCGGCTGCCTCTTTCTTTCTTGTTCGACGCGCCGGTCGCCACACGGGGCGGTGCCGGGAGGCGCCACCGCCGCCCGTTCCCACAGCACAACCGCACGCGCACAGTCTCCCTCAAAAAGAAAAGAAGAAACAACGGCGCAGGGGCGCAATCTATCGTGTTTCTTTGGCGATCTTTCTTTCGCCCTTTTTCGTTGTTCGTCGCAAGGGCCAGAGGGTTTGCTGGTGTGCAAAGAGAAGCAAGAACCAGTAAAAAAAAAAGAACGAAAAAAGGGTGATGCCGGCGTGGGTCCCGCAAGGCGCCAGCGGCCTCTTTGGTTCTTGTCGCGGAGCCCGCCGATAGGGGAAAAAAGGGACCGCGTGAAAAAAAACGGGCTCTACACAAACACGACCAAACATTTTTTGGGAAAGAAAAAAGGCGCCAAGAAAAAAAGGACGGAAAAAAGAGATGACGCCGGGACCGTTAAAAGGGGACGCCTCGCCAAGGACCGGGGGGGGGCGGTGGGAAAAAAAAAAGAAGAGACAAAAAACGCCGCGTTGGCAAGGCACGCGGCGTCTGAGGCCGGCGGCGGCATGACGGGCGCCCGCCTCACGGCGACGCGAAAGGAGGCCGACTCGACAGAAAGGCAGCCCGACGCTTCCACACCGGCACACGCACAGCAGAGAGACCCCCCGTCTCCTTTTTCATTTCCCGCTCCCTCGCTCTCGGATTGCCGTGCCTCTGCCGGCTGCTTGCGTCGACGTCCTCGCGCACCGTCCCGCTAGCCCCCGTCCCCCTGACCACTCGATGTCCTTTGTCTTTGGAGCCTCGCCGTTCGGCGTCGCTCCCGTCTTCCATCCGTACGGCGTCGTCGCCACGCCCACCGTCGCCGTGGCCGCGCCCACGTTCGGCGTGGCCGCGCCGGCATTTGGCGTCGCGCACACATTTGGCGTCGCCGCGCCCACATTCGGCGTCGCGCACACATTCGGCGTCGCCGCGCCCACGTTCGGCGTGGCGGCGCCGGCCTTTGGCGTAGCCGCGCCGGCCTTTGGCGTGGCGGCGCCCGCATTCGGCGTGGCGGCGCCGGCCTTTGGCGCCGTCGCGCCCGTCTTTGGCGCCTCTCGATTTTGCTGCTGAGCGCCTCCCCCCCCCCTCCTCTCGGGAGCGCGGCCGCCGGACTCGGTCCGTGAGCAAACACGCGGCAGGCACCGGCAGAGACGACCGACTCGATCCGCGGCGGCCCCGCGCCGGCAGAAAAGAGAGAATCAACCCGCCGTTTTCGGAAAGAAAAAAGAAAAGAGCGGGAAAAAAGGCAATCGGTCCCCCTCCCCCTGCGCATTCCCTTGCGGCGTCACCTTTTTCACTATTATGGTGTAATCCTGTGCATTTTTAGAGCCTTTTCGCTTCCTCCTCTTTTCGCCTCGCCCTCGCGGCGCGTCCGGTGCGCGCCGTTGGTCTTTTCTCTGAAACACAAAAAAGTGAGAAAAAAAGAAGAGTTGCCATGGATGTTTTTAGAGGGACGAAAAAAAGGGAACCAGGGGCGGACAAAAAATACCTGCGCGCGCGGCAGCGACCGGCGGCGTCCCTTGGCGGCCTCTCTGTGCGGCCACGCGGAAATCGAGGAGGACAGAGAAAGGGTGCAGAGGCGCAGGCAAGGACAAAAAAGATTTTGGTGAGAAAAAGGGGGAGAGGACAACCGGGCTAGGCCTCTGGCAAAGAAGAGCGGAAAAAAAAAAAAAAAAGCCGCGGGCGTCGAGCGACCCATGCCGCGCGGGCACACAAACAAGGGGACGCACACAAGGGGCAAAAAAGAAGAGACCTGCGCGCGCGCGTGTGTGCGTGCAGCAACAGAGAGAGAGAGAGAGAGAGAGAGAGAGAGAGCGTGCGCGATCAAAAAAAAAGACAAGGTCAAAGAAAAAAGAGGACGGATGGACGACCCGGTGGCCCCGACAGGGTCGCGCCGACCGAACCGCATGGCCGAGGGCGTGCTGACGCTGTGGCGCGGGTGCTACGACGACGCGCGACTCATCGACACGCCCTGGGGCGACGGCGACGCGCACACGCTGGCCCTCGTGCACGCCCTTGATTTCGCCAGCGGCAATACCAGTCGGCGTCGGCGTCGGCGCCAGAGGGCCGCTCGCGCCAGGCACGGCAGCGAGGACGACGCCAGCGATGATGAGCGCGCCGGCAAGCGAGGCGCCCGCGGTGGTCATGGTGATCATCGCGATGGTGATCGCAGTGGCGACGACGATCAAGGCGCCAGTGATGGAGACGATGATGATGACGACACTGACCAACAGGGCGTCACGCTCAACGGCCTTGCGGTCCGTTCGCCGCTGGCCGCCGCCACGGGCACCTACACGGCCGAGCGCGTGGACGACGGCGGACGCCGTCCGTGGGTGCATCTCTACCGGGCGTGCGTGCCCGACCTGCCGGGCGCCAACGGACGCCGGTCGTCGGCGCAGGTCTATGTCAAGGCGCTCGAGGCTGCCGGCCTCGACGTGGCAGCGAGCGCGTCCCTCTTCACGGGCCTCGCCTGGTCAGTCGGACGCGGCGTGCACGCACAGGTGCGCGTCGTCACCCACCAAAATGTGGGCCTCGACCCGATCGAGTTTGCGCGTCGCACGCTCGTGGCGCTGGGCGCCGCCGAACGCGCCGTGCGCCGTCGCGCGGCAAAGGTCGTCGCTGCCGCCGACGCCGTCACGGACGCCGTCCATCACGAGATCGACCGCCTGCGCGATCGCCTCCTGACGGCGTACGAGCGCGCGCCGCCACGCCACGCCATCGCCGCCGCTGCACCACGCCACCACGGTTCGAGCGACAGGCCCCGACGTCAGCGCCGTCATAGGCGCGGCACCTACGACGACGGCACCGAGCGCGTGTGGTGCGCCGCGCACGAGCGCTGGGAGCGCGTCGAGGCATCGTGCGTTGACGCGAGCGCCACCAGCGCACCGAGTCGCGAGAGCACCGCGGGCGATCTCTCAACGACGACAACATCATCGTCAGGGACCTGCTTGTCCACGGCGTCCGCAACGACGACAACAACGACAATGACATCGGCCGGGGCATTGAGCGGCGCCCGGTCAGAGACGACACAGGGCCACGGCGACAGGACACGGGATGCTGCGACGGCGCTGTTGCCCGTGGCCTTTGAGATCCCCGAGCGCTCCGACGACGCCTATTCGTGCTGCTCCGAGTGCTGTTCGTCGTCGGGCTGTTCGTGCTCGATGGAGGCGTCGACGCGCGACGCATCGACCACGGGCATCGATTAGCCGCCGCCGCCGCCGCTCTCACCCCGGACGGCCGCGCCCCTGCAGAGCGGCGGTGGCGGCGGCACTTTTTCCTCCCTCCCTCTACAAAAACTCATGGGCATGCCGCCCTTTCGGGGAGAGAGCCCAACGCGGGGGTTTCTCCTTTTTTTTCTTTTTTTTCTTTTGTTGGACTGCGGTAATAAAAAAGAGAAATAAAGGGGTAAAGAAAGGCGGCAAAGAAAAAGATTGGCTTCTTTGGTGTGCCGTCAAAGGGACAAGGCCCGGCAAAAAAAAAAATACGCAGCACCGATCGCCCGGCGGCGGGAGCCTCGCGGAGGCGCGCACGCAACGGACCCAGAGCAAGAGGGCCGAAAAGCCTCGTCCGACATGAAAACCCAAAGAAGAGGGAAAAAAGCAAAGCGGCCAGAGCGAGATCAGCGAGGGTTTTTTTAAAAGGCGAGGGGCGATTTGGGGGGCGCGCGCGGCGAGTGTCCGGGCTGCATTTCTTGCCCGCGCGCGGTACACGAGACTTTTTCCCCCACTCAGCGGCAAAGTCATCGAGGTCGTAGATGGGGGGTTGTAGAGCAAAGGGGACGAGAAAAAAAAAAGAGGCCAGGCGTACCGGCGAGCGGTCCCGTCGCTCGTCGGCGCGCTGCGTCGGGCGTCATGGTGCCTCCAGCGCACAGAATGATGGGTCCGACTGGGAAAAAACCGAGCCCGCACGACGCCAACAGGGAGGACGCCGGCCGGCCGATCGACGACGACGACCACCGCACCTCACGATCGTCCGATCGATCCAGATCGCTCCTCGCCTCGCGGGCGCCCGCATTGTCCTGCACCCCCTCTTTTTTCTTTTCGTTTCAACCTCTTCTTTTTTTTGCCTGCGCCGCCTTTCCGACAACCGGCGCGACACGGAAAAAAGAGAGAGACTGGATAGGTTGCCCGACACGATGGCGGAAGGAGGCGACGCCGCGCCCCCGATGGACGCGACCGGTGACGGCGAACGCGCGTCGCTCACAGACGCTTTGCCCACCGAAATGGTGTGCCGGATCGTGAGCCTCTTTCGCGCGCGCCCCGGCGACTGGATGGCGCTGCTGCTCACGAGCCGCGCCATGGCGGCGGCGTGCCGGGCCACGCTCGATCCGGCGTCGGACCGTGTGCACTGTGGCGCCGGCGGCGCGGGACCCACGTTGGCGGCGCGACTCGTGGACCGCTATGCCAAAGACGTGCCCGCCGTGCTCGACGCCTACCGTTGCGCCAACGCGTCGGCGCTGCTCGTCGAGGCGTGCCGTGCCGGTGACCTGGCGCTCACGCGCACCCTCTTGGACGGGCGCGACCGATGGCGTGTGGACGTGTCCTACCGGCACAACCGGCCCCTGCTCGAGTGCGTGCGACTCAACAGCGCCATCGGCGTGCAGATGCTGCTGGCCACGGGCCGCGCCGACCCCGTCGACCATCCGGGCGCCGCTCATCTGGGCCGGTGCGCCCTGCACCAAGAGCCGGCCTGCCGGCGCCCTGACCATCCGGCGCTGTGCGACGCGTGCGCGCGCGGTCAGCCGGGCGGCCCCTGGAGCGACAGTGACGATGATGATGATGATGATCATGGCAATGACGACGACGGCCCCGACGACGCGCACGGGGGCACCTACTTGGACGACTATGACGACGATCCGCTGGCCGATACGGATGAAGACGACGAAGATGACGAAGACGACAATGTCGGCGACGATGACGACCGTGGTCCTCCTACCACCGGCCAGGAATACGTCGACGACGGTGACGTCCGTGTGGCGCCCGTCGGATCGGGACCCGCACCGACGGCCACGGTGCCAGCCGCGCATTCGCACGATGGCGACGGCGACTTTGAAGTCGACTATGATGCGCTCTTTGACGGCGAAGACGGCGGCGGCGATGACAGAGACTATGAACCGCACGCCAGCGTCTATGCCAGCCTTGTGGATGACGATGAGGACGAGGATGAGGATGACATTGCCGAGAGCCGCAGTAGCCATCGCGACCGCGACCGCGGTGATGACGGTGACGATGGCGAGGATGACGACGGCCCGGAATCGGGCGAGGACAAAGAGGTCGGTGGGATGGGCCTCTGGACGGGCAACCGCGATGATCTCGATGCGACCGCCGACGTGCGCAACGACGACGACGGCTGGGGCGACGAGCCGCGCCACGAGGCCGTTGCGTGGGAGGGCGCCGCCGATCCGACGACGGCGCCCGCGCACGTTCTTCCCGCGGGATCCAGCGGCGGGCACGCTCTGGCCGTGCGTCGCGCCGACCTTGCACGCTGCGTGTGCCGCCGCGGCATGACCTTTGCCATCGTGTGGATCGACGACGAGGGGCGCGAAATCGGAGGGCGCGCTCAAGGCCCCGCGTCCGAACCCTTGTGGTTCCTCGTGTGCGAGGATCCGACGGCGCTGGTCGCCGACGGTCCGCTCTCCTTTTTGACGGCGCATGCGCACCCGCCCAGCCGCCCCGCGGTGCCCCTGTGGTACGGGGACGATCATCTCAGCGCCAACAGCGCAGACGACACCGGCGACGACGGCAACAATGACCACAACGGGTCCTGTGGAGGTCGCGCGATCGACATGTTTGCCATGGGTCAGGGCGCGGCCGGCGATCGCGACAGAGACGCCAACCTCGACAATGACGGCGATGAGGAGGACGACGAGGACAGAGCCGAGAGCATCGACCGAGTCGACAGTGCCTCTCCCGGACCATCGACGACGCTACCTGTGGATCTCGCGGTCAGTCCCGCCGTCTTTCATGGCGACGATGACGGCAATGACAATGGCGATGCGTCGGCGCATCATCGTGAGCACGACGACGAGCGCACCGCCACGTCGTCTGAACCCCATGACGCGAACGTGGCCGCACACGGCGGTGCCGCCGCCGTCGTCGAGGGCCAGGCCGCCCTGTGGATCGACAGCAGCGGGCGCGTCACGGCCCGCATCCCGTGCACGTGCGCGTCCGACGGGCGCCCCTTTTATACGCAGGCCATGCAGCGGTGGTGTCCGCTCTTCTGGGCGGCGCTCATGAGCGTCGGCGTACTGGGTCAACTGCTGGGACACGTGGGCGCCGCGACAGTGGCCGACCGGCCGGGTGCCGGCGCGGAGCGTCGGTGGGCGTGCCGCCCCGCCGACGTGCTCATGCTGGCCGTGGCGCAGATGGTGGTCTTTTCGTCAGTCAGTCACATGGCCTCGCTGAGCGACCTGCACGCCGCGGCGCTCGATCTCATGCTCAGGGCCGGCGCCATCGACCTGGCTGCTCACGGCGACTTTCTCGTGGCCTTTGCCGCCGACCGCGGCTGCAGCGAGATCATCGAGATGCTGGTCGAGTACGGCGGCGGCACCAAGGGCACGATCGACGTCACGGCGCACGGCGACCTGGCCCTGCGTCGCGCCCTGTGGCGCTATGTGCGTCTCTACCGGCCGGCCTTTGGCGCCGGCGCGCGGCTGGAGCCCGAGGAGCGGTCGAGCCGCATGTGCCTCTACGCGGCGGTCCTCGTCGCGCTGGCCTCGGCGGCGGGCCTCGACACGGGCGGCATGGACCCGACCGACGCCCTCATGGAGCCGCTCGATCCGGGCTTTGTGCGCGCCCTCGCGCGGCGCGTCTACCCCGGCATGACGGCCAACGAGATTGGGCGCCTACGGCTGCCGCCGCTCCGGCCCCACTACCCGCCGCCCTTTACGCCCCCATTGTGATCCCTTCCCACGCGCCATTTTTTCCCTCCCCCACCCCGTAGCCCCTCTGCTCTGTCCCTGCCTAGACCCTCTGGGCTTGCGCGTGCGCACGCGCAAACAAATGACAATAAAGAGCGGGACCAAAAATCCGACGGCCAATCTCTTTTTTTTTGACTTTTCGGCTACGTCTCTGGCCCAGAGAAGTGGAAGCGTGCCGACGCAACAAGAGGCGCAACCGATCAAAAAAAAAAGAGGAGAGACGACAAACATTAGCGCGCTTTGCCAGGCAGGAAAAAAAAAAGTCAAACCCCCGGTGCCGAGTAGACATAGAGCAAAAAAAAAAAGAAGAAGCACGGTCGCCGCGGGTATGCGCACGGCGCGAGTTTGCGCGGTCCCGTCCGACATCCAAAAAATAGACTTCAAAGAAGAAACGGCGTAACCGATTACAGGCGGCCAATGCTGCCCAGTGGCCCCGCCGAGGCGGCAGCGGCAACGCTATCTGAACCCGTCTGCATCTCCCCGGTGGCACGCCCGTCATTGGACGCAACAGCGACCGCCGCCATAAGGCGCCGCCTGCTGCAGGCCCAAACTGGCGATGCAACGGCACGCGTCCTCGCGACGCTGACTGCCATTCTCCGAGAGCGTCAGCCTGGCGGCGGTGTCAGAGCCTTTCACGGTGCCGACGGTCTCTTTGCAGTGCACGATGATGCTATCGGTCTCGGTCTAGAGACTCGCCGCGCTGCCTCGCACGGCAGTCGCCTCGTCGATGGACCCCGCGATCGATTCTACGCTGGGGTCGTCCTGGTGCGTGCCAATGCCGACGACCACGGTAGCGATAATGACGATAGACGCAACAACAACGGCGGTGGTGGTCGCAGCACAGACCTCGGCAAGTCCATCTTTGACTGGCTCATGGTCCTCCGCGCCTACCGAGGCGTCGCCACTCCAGTCGTCGTGGTCGTGGCGGCCGATACATGGCGCCTTTTCTGGCTTGCAGACGCCATGCCCCTGGCCGTCGGCGGCGTCGGTCACACCAGATATCCGCCGGACGGCAACGGGCAACAAGTGCGCTGTACGCACGCATACGACCACAGCGACGAGGGGCTCGCCCGCCTGCTGGCGCGCGTGTTTGATGGCATGGCAACGGCGCTGGTCCCATTTACGTACGCGCCCGCTGCGCCCACGGTTGCAACGGCATCTCTTTTGGCATGCGTCGATCCATCGGGCGTGTCCTGGGTGTCGCCAGATGACAGTGATCACAACAGCAACAACGACCGGGATGCCAGCGATGCGGTCAGCGACGATCACTTCCTGCTGGTGACCTATTTGGGGTCGGGACTCGACGGTCGCGCCTGGCGGTGTCGGTCACGCAGCAACGCGTGGCACGCGCGCGACTGCGTCCTCAAATTTGGACACACTGACAGAGATGATCATACTGCTGGCCACGTCGGGACATCGTCTATGCCGCGCCGGCTGCAGCGCGAAATGCACCTCTGGCGGTCTGTGTGGGGCGTCGACGAGACACGCGTGCTGCGCCTGGCCGGACGTCCCGCGCTTCTCATGCCTTTTGCTCAGCCGATCGCAGCGGTGGCGCGCGGGGCGTCCGGCCATGTCGACGCGCCCACACGAACCGAGGTCGCGCGCGCCATTGGACGCATGGCCGCACACGGCCTCTGTCACGACGATCTCGCGTGGCGGCACGTGGGACGCATCCAACGCGCGGACGGACGCAAACAGGTCGTACTCTTTGATCTGGCGCGCGTCAGGGCCATGCCGCCTGCCGACGCCGTCGTCGCCATGTGCGACCAACTTGGCCTCGACTGACTTGCTGCTCAGCGGCACGGCGCTGCACACAAACTGCCACCCCCAAAGGGGCCACACGGCAAAAAGAAAAAATAAAAAAAAATAAAACAATATCCTCAACAAAAAGGAAAAGGGATGGGCACCCCATTTGGAGGGAGGGCGCGACACCGCGCCGGCTCGCGGCCTCGTTGGCCGGCGCCGCGAGGCGCGATTCCGTACTCACCCTCTTGAAACCGCGCGCCCCACAACCACGACGACAACAGCCTTTTGCTTTTCCGCCCGAGGACTCTTCTTTTTTTGAGTCGTTTTTCTTTTTTTTTTCTTCAGGGTCTCGTGTCGACCTGCGCCGACGCCCACGCCAAGAGACCAACAAAAAAGCAAGAGGAAAACAGAGAGAAAGAAAAAAAGAAAAAAATGAGCGTTCAGCCGTTTGCGGGTGCGCCCATGGCCGACGCGCGACCGTCGACCTCTTTTGGCTTTCCGCCAACAGTGCCGCCGCCCTACCAACCGCCGTACGGATTTGCGCCGCCTTTTTATGGGACGCCGAGGCCGCCGTATGGGTTTCCTCCGCCGCCGCCCTACGGTGCCCCGAGACCGCCGCGCGGCGGGCCGCGCTCATCCTACTGTGCGCAACGCCGAGCCCACCCCGACCGCACCTACATTAGCCGCGACCCGAGCGTGTGCGAGACCTATGGCGTGCGGTGCCCGAGTGGCACGATCCCGCTCCGCGACGCGTGCGGTTGCGGCTGCGAGACCGTGCGCACGCCGCCTTTGCCCCCGCCGCCGCTCGGCACGCCGACGCCATGCCCGCCCGGCGGCACCGGCCCCATCTGTACGGCCGAATATCGACCGACGTGCGGTTGCCGGGTGACCTCGGTCCAGGGCAACCAGATCAGCCTCGAATGCCGCACCTACCCGAACCCGTGCGCCACCGGCACCGGGTCGCACTATCGCTTTGAGGGCGCCTGCCCTGGTCGTCGCGCTTGACCATATCCGCTGGGGCGCTTGTTTGGGCGATCCGATCAGTAAAAAAAATGAAAAAGAAAATGAAAACGAAAAGGACCATCGCGACGCCAATGGCCGAAAGGGGAGCAAAAAAAAAGAGTTGCCCATAAGACCGCAAAGTGAGCCCGCGAAAGAAAAATCGCTTGGGCGCCACGCCAGGCTCAAAGACAAGCGAAAGCAAAAGGAAGGAGATCATCTTTTTTTTTGAAACTTGCTAGGCGACCACGCGCATAGCCGAGGCGCTCTTTTGTGGCCATGGCCTCGTCTGCGTGCATTTGTGTGACGTCCGTCTCCCTGTTGCCACAAAAAAACATGCCAGGAATTCGCAGTATAAAATGGGCGTGTGTGTAAAAAGGTGTGTGTGTGTGTTTATTTTAGTTCTCTGTGCCGTGAGCGCGCTCGGCGAGTCAGAGACTCGCTTGCCCTGTACGTCCACCCGGCAGCAGACGCCCATCACTGTTCCATGTTCTCTATGTAGTCGATGCAGCGTTGATTGCATCCATCAACGCCCTCACAGCGCAGCACGTCGTCCACGTCAAACGGGCACCCGTGCTCGATGGCATAGACGAGGCAGTCGAGATGATCCCCAAGGACAGCGCATTCTACGGTCGCCTCTCCCCACGGGCATCCGTGGAGGCGGAGCCATTTGAGCACATCGAGATGGCCGCCTCTTGCCGCCGCCGCGCATGTCTCCTCGGACCACGGGCAGCCGCGCGCGCGCAGCCACCGGAGCGCGCGCATGCGCCCCTTGCCAGCCGCAGCGTCACAGGCCGTGACGAATCCGGGGCAACCGTTCTTGAGCAGGTAGTCGAGGCAACCGATGCGGCCGTTGGACGCGGCAGCCGACGTCGTGCCGGCGTCCCACTCGCCGCCGCTCTCGCGAATGTACTTGAGCACGTCGAGGTGACCGCCTCGGGCGGCACTCCACGAGGTCATGACGCACGTCGGCCAGCCGTTCTCGCACGCGTAGCGCAAGGTGTCGACGTGGCCGCCGAGCGCAGCAAAGCGGCACACGACGTCGTGGCCCTGGAGGCCCTGCTCCCTGGCGTAGCGCAGCACGTCGGTGTGCCCGTTGCTGGCCGCATCGTCGCAATGGCCCGACCAGTGACACCCGGTGCCATTGGCGTAGCGCAGACACTCGACGCGGCCATATTCCTCGGCGGCAGCGCACACCGCCCAATGCCACGTGCACCCGTTTTCGTGCGCGTACCGGAGCACGTCGAGGCGGCCGCGGGCAGCGGCTGGCACGATACACGCGCCGTCGTACCACGGGTGCGCGTCCAAATGCGCTATGCAGTCGATGTGACCGCTCTCGGCCGCCAACATACGCGCCAGAACAACCGACGGTCGCCTGCGCCTGGTCGGCTTGAGGCTCTCCCAGAGAGCGTGGCACCAATAGCCACTAGCCCACACGTCCATCAGCGGCCCGCACAGAAAGGCCTCGCGCGCGCGGGCGCTCGCGCATAGGGGCCTGCCCATGGCGGCCGCGTCGTGAACGACCACGTGCCATCGCCTGCACACTTGTGCCACGGCGCGGCACAGATCGAGGCACGGAAGATGCCTCAAGATGGCGGCCACCAACTCGTCGGGCAGATTGCCAAACCCGTCGTCCTGTCCCGGCAGGCTGTCGGACGCCGCCTTTGGAGCGCAGCACGGGACGAGACGGTCGAGAAGGCATCCGCCGTGCCTGACAACAGCAGCGCGCTTCTTGTGACGAGGCCGTCGCCGGTGTTTGCGACCGCCCTGCTTGCCGCCTCGGGGACGATTGTCCATCTCGCCCGTCTACTCCTATGGGTGTGTGTTGCTTTGGCGTCGCCGGTGGTGCCTATGGGGCACAGGAGACCGAGCGACAACTGCATGAGCGACCGTGCTGGCAGCAACAACAACAGGATACTTGGAGGCGGTTGGCGTTTGCACCTTGAAAAAAAAATGTGCACTGTCTGTGCGCACGACGATGGGAACCTATGCGCGTGCGCGCCTTGTCTGGCATGCGCCTCCGTCTCTGGCTGCGCAAAAGAGGTTGCGAGTGGCGGCAAAAATGCCAGCACCAAGGCGCTGCGCCAGTCGCAGTGCTCACTTTTTTTGATCGAGTTTTTTTTCCATTTTTTTCTCCCATTTGCGGTACGACCATGCGGCCAGACCGAGTCCATTCGCCGCGGTGATTTCGCTCTGGGTTTGGTTTCGGTCCGCCTTTTTTTAATTGTGGATCCCGTTCGTGCTCGCGGCGGACCCGAGGAAAATAAAAGACAAGGCCCAAATGGACCAGCCTCTTTTTTTGGATTGGTTGATTGGTCGATTCTGGCCCGCGGCACGCCGACGACGACGAGACGAAAAGGAGAGATTACCAAAAAAGACAGGAAGACAAGGCGCGGTAGAAAAACAAAAAGTCGTCGATGAAGACAACAACAACAGCGACAGCCGAGGCTGCAGCGGCGACGGCCGTCCACGCCTTTGGCAACTTGCCTCGCCTCAACCCGGCCTATGGCGACTGTCTGGTCCGCGTGCGGCACGTGGCCGTCAATGCCACGGTGCCCGAGGACGACTGCTTTGTGCTGGCACACCGCAGCGCCCTCGCGACCCTGCCCTACTTTTGCGCTCTGTTTGAGCGCGACGGATTCGTGGACCTGATCAACGAGCGCAGCGAGCGCCAGGCGCCGTGCCTCCAGGACGAGCGTCCATGGCGCGGTATGCCGATCGTACCAATGGTCACGCGTAAAGACGCACCAAAGGGCCAGGGCGCAGTCGAGGTCGGCGCCCTGCCCGACTATTACGCCGTGTACGAGGTCACGGTGCCCTTTTGCCCGCGGGCGGTCCTCGACGCCATCACGTTGGTCTATGCGAATGGCCGCGACGAACGCCAGACGGCCGATCCGTTGCGGTTGTCGCCGCGGACAGATTCGAAAGACGACCCTGCCCCACGAACCGTCAACCGCGTCCGTGTTCCAGCCGAGCGTCTCCCCGTCCGAGATCGAGACGACGCCGTCGATGACGGTACCGCTCTCGGAAGCGCTGTCGCACCGCGCGACGACGACAACGACAAGGACGACAAACACGATGACACCTCTGAAGTCAAAGAGTCCTCTTTTGGCGGTGCCCTAGAGGCGATCGACCGCGCGCTGTCGGTCGTCGCGGCGCGTCTGTTTTTCGGCGCGCCTCACGCCTCTGTCTTTGGCGGACTCTTTCGCAAAGTGCTCTCGCGCAGCCTCAAGGCCAGGGCCAACCGAGACTGCGCTCGCGCGGCAGGCGACGGCTCGGCCGACCGCGGGCCGTTGGGCCAGTTGCTATGCGATGTGCTGGCAGCAGGTGGCGTGGGGCTGCACGTCAAGACATCGCTCATCCAACGGTGCTGGTCGCTTCTAGACAGCGACGAATGCGAGGCCGTCGCGCACGTTTGCCCGGACATTGTCGCCGCCGCCGAAAGTGGCGCCTTGGCCGTCTACCAACCTGGCGCCTACGAGTCTGTAAATCGCGTGTGCCTTGGCGACGACGTCGCTACGCAGAGACGCCGCCCCGGCCGCTCCGATAACGGCACCCCGCAGATGGTCGCGGCCGACATCGAGTGGCGTGTGGGCTACTACGGGGACCCATGGACAGACATTGTCTACCTTTTCCAGCAACCGCGCGCCAAACACCCAAAGCAGCGCCACGCCCGGTTGTCTGGCTGGGTCTACCATCCGCTACTCGGTCGGCGGCGCCTCCTCCACCCGACCTATGTGCGCGGGGACAAGACCCCGATCGACAACAACGAATGGGACAGAGCCAAGCGTGCTGCGAGCGATCAAGGCGTCTTTGCCGTGCCGGGGCCGGCCATGAAAGAATATTGCCGTCCCGCTGCCGTCTACCCCTCCATGTCATTCTACGTCGACGATGCCCTCGTCTGCGACGGCGCCCTCTTGGCCTTTGAGTTTGTCTTTGATCGCGTCGACGCTCCCTCTCCCTAGACGGCGGGCGCACAGACGCGACCGCTGCCTGCCATTGTCCCTTGTTTGTTTTTAGAAAAAAAACACCAAACAACGAAAGGCGGATTTGTCATAGGTCCCCGGCAACCCAAAGTTGCCGCCATGGCGGCGCTCTCTGTTTTTTTTCTTTCCGCGACGATGCCCACAGAATTTGCTGCGCTTGTTGTTGGGCGAGGCCATTTTTGCTGACCAATGGCGGTTTCTAGTAGGTTGGTCGGTGCGTGCCGCCCCGCCAGAGCCGGCGAAAAAAAAAAGACTGCCAAGCGCACCGCAAAAAACTCGCACGGCAACAGTGACCAATAATAATAATAATAATAATAAAAACCGTCGCCTGCAATGACGCCGGCAACCAAAAGAGAAAAAGCCTTTTCGCAAAAGATGGTGTTTTCCGGTTTTTTTATGATGGCGTCTCTGGTGAGGCCAAAGTTGCGGTAACAAAAAAACGGGAAATGGATCGGACAGGGTCCGAGCAGCGATCACGCCAGAGAGGTCGGCGGCGTAAAGCACGCGGGGCCGCGGCACGTGCGGCCGAGGTGCAAAAAGCACAGCGCCGCCGGGCCGCCGATGCCAGTCGTGTCGGGGCGGTTGTAGACGCCGTAAAAGGTCGAGATGGCATCGCCAGAGGGTTCATAATAATTGAAAACGGCCGATACAAGGGCCTGGGTGCTGGTCCACACTGTGTCGACCGACACGCGGCCGTTGTTGATGATCTGGCCCTGGTTAAAAGCCGGATAACCGAGGTTGGCGAGGTCGGCCGGCTCGACTGTGCAATACTGGCCGCTGCCGTCAAAGCGCGGGTAAAAGGCACGGCAATCGGGCGCTCCGCCGGCGGTCGCCGAGCACGATACCAGGCGACCATTGTGCACGGTCGTGTTGAGGTTGACCAGGGCGTCGACGAATTGCGGCGTGCCGATGGTGCCCGAGGCGCTGGCCGCGTAGCAACTCATGTTGCCGGCCCACGTGCCCAACTCGCTGTAAAACTGGGGAAAGTCACGCGCCACCAGGTTGAGCGAAAACTCGGGCGCCGGCGTGCAGATGTGGGCGCCGCGGTAGGCGTTGGGCGCCGGGTTGGAGCCCGCGGTCTGGCGTTCGTGCCTGGCGTTGGCCACGGCGCCGGGCAGGCTCGACAGAGTCAGGCTTACGGCGCCGGTGGTCGCCGCCGTCGCCAAGAGAAGCGCGACGACGATCGCCGCGCACAGGGTCTTGCCATAGATATCCCTCATGACGGGTTGATTGGAGGTAAAAAAAAAGGACTCGGGGTCGCGTTGGGGGTTGGTGGTGCTAGAGTCGGCTGCGGTGGGTGCTGGTGTGTATTGGAGCACCGGCAGTGTCTTTTTTTATAGACGACACGGGCCAATCGCATCAATGTTTGCATCTCGAATGGGAAGGGGCTCGTGTCGGCCGCCGCGGACCATTGGTCTTCTTTTCTCTTTTTTTTTCGTTGTGGGCCGCACGTGTTTTCGATCGTTGTTGCGCTGAGGCTCTTGTTCCGCGCCCTTTGTCGTGAGTCTCTCTATCTTTTTTCACGCGCGCGCGCGCACGTCGGACCATTGTCGCCGTCGTCATCGGCCCCGCTGCCATTATCTTTGCCATGATCGGGTCACTGTCGGCGCTGGGAGACGACTGTCTCGTGCACATGCTCGGCTTCCTGCCAGCACACGATTACATGGCCCTGGCACTCTCCAGCAAGTCTGCGGCTGCCTTTCTCGTCGGCGACGACGTGCTCCGCGCCGCATGGGGACCGCGCGTGGGTGCTGCCGGTCGGTTTGATCCGCAATTCGGACCGCACCAGTGCGCTCCCGCCGCCGACGACACACAGATGGCGTGGACGGTACCTCGACCATGGCGTGCTGCCTCGTGGCTTCTCGACGCGTGCCGCCACAGCGCCGCCACGCTCGAATATCTCAAGTATGCCAACGCCCCCAAAGAGGGCGCCGTTGGACAACAACGACTCGATGTAATACGTGCCATCGAGCCGCCGCCGCACGAAGCCTATGTCCTAAAGGTGCACCGCCGGGTCACCGAGCGAGCCAAGTTCCGATCCTGGCTCGCCATCTGGGAGTTGCGCTGGCGCGCTTCATTGGACGCCCGTGCCGGCGCCGCCATGCAAGTTCTGGTCGGAATGCTGGCGCCGTTCCTCTACCTGACGCGGGTCAAGGCCGTCGTGCCGCTCTCGTCAGACGTCTGGCGCGACCTCGATCGTTGTCTCGGCGCGGGGTTCTACGGTGCCGGAGCCTACTCTGCCTTTGGCCACGATCCCGAGCCTCGACCCACCGATTCGATCATCGTCCACGTCATACGGTGCATACCTTTTTGGACATCGCCGATGAACATCACCGCGCTCGTCGTGATGGCCTTTTCCAGGGCGTCCGAGGTGGAGGGTGCCTTGAGCGCCATGGTGGACCGTCGAAATGCCATTGCCTATGCCATGTACAACATCGTCGCCGATTGGAACGGCGCCCTCGGGTCGGACCTCACCGGCGCACACACGGACACGTGGCACGACGCGATCACCTACACCCTGCTGCGTCGAAATGCGCAACACAATTTGATGTGCGGCGATGATGGCATTCGTGCCATGTTGGACGGTATGGTACCGCGCACGCGACGCCGACGGGCCGCAGCCCTCTGGGCATGGTGCGCCGACGCCTTTGGACACTTTGCCTCGCTGCATGGTGACGACAACCCCAACGAGGTGTTTCCGCCGTGGCCCGAGAACTATGAACGATGCGCTGCGAGAGGGCGTCGGCCTTTTGTTGCGGCCATGGCGACAGCGACAGCCTCTACCGTCTTTGCCGGGGCAGCGGACGCCGACGTGCTGTTGGTGCCAGACCTGACCGGTCTGCCCGAGGGCCGCGCATTCGCGTCAAGCGCGGCCGCGACTGCCTCCGTCGTCTTCTGGGAGCACATCGTCCACACTGACGTCCATTCGGCCCTCACCAACATGACAAATGTGCTGGAGGAGCGCACACACAAAAATGTCGACTTTGACGCCGAGGTGTTGGTCGACGCCGTCACCGCATGGGACGAGTGGATGCCCGCGCACGCCGGACACGAGGAGCACGCGTGCATAGCACGAGCACGTCTAACGCTCCTTCTTTGGGCGACAACGGGCGGTGCCGTCGGTGTGCGCCGCCTGTTCTCCCTCGCGGGGTCGCGCGCTAGTGCCCAACGCCTCTTGTCGGCCGACACGTGCCGCGACTTGGTCCTCGTCGTCACCGGCGACGCGATAAAGGCTGCCGGCGCTCTCGGGGCCGCATGCGCGGCCCATTACACATACGATCCATCGTCTCTTTTGGCGCATGCCCATGCATCTGTGCTCGTGCACGTGCCGATCCACCCGGCGGTTCGCCTTGCACTCAAGGACATATGCGCCGACATCGACCGCCCTCGGGCCGACCTAGACCTCGCCATCGCCGCGCTGGCCAGCACCGCCGACGCCCTGGCGTGGTGTCTTGGTCCCAAAGCCGACTTGAACACGGCCACATCCGAGCGCGTTCGCGACGCCCTGTCGCATGTCAAGACCACGCACGCCTATGTGTCGACCCTGATCGCGCCGCCCTCGCCCGACGCATAGAATTCTCTTTTTCTCCCTCTCCTTTTTCCCTCTTGCTTGTGCCGTCGCCGGCAACAGAGAAAAACAAGAGGTTTCATTTCTCTCTTTAATCGACTGTCGGTTTTTGGCGCCTTGCAGTGCACGCGTCCTTGCGAAAAAAAAAGTAAAAAAAGTGTAAAGAGGACGACGGTCCAAAAAAAATAGACAACGGTCGCCATCATCATCATCATCACCATCACCATCGCCATCTCGTGCCTGTCGGTGTGTCTTTGTCCAAGAGGACGCAAGCACGTGGCCGGCGCCGGTAGATCCGGTCGGTCGGTTGCGCTCTCCTTTTCGCCGTCTTTTCGCAGCGGCGACTCTTTTTTTTTTGCACGACCCAAAGCCAAATCAATGCAAATGGTTTAGAATATTTAAAAAAAAAAGAAAAAGGCATCGGCTGGTTTCTTCTTTCGGCTGGACCTCTTGGTCGGTATTGGATGACAGATTTTTTGGCCTGCCGTCAGTGTCAACGCATGGACGACGCCAAGGATCGTGCGACGGCCAAGGGCATCGGTTCGCGCCCAACCGCCATTTCTTGCGTACGCGCATTTTTCGATAGCGCCAATCACGCTTTGTGTATTGTTTTGTCCTTTTCTTGATCGGTCCTCCCTGTTGTGTTTTTATGGGGGTTTTCTTTTTCGCCTTTTTGGGGAAAGCAGGCGGTTGCGCGCGTGCCGACGGGCGCCTGCCAACGCCGAGTGATCGCTCACAAGAATGGCGTCTCTGCGCAAAAGACCCAAAGCCCACACCGACGGCGTGCACGCGCAAAAAGCAGAGTATACTCTTCTCTGCCACTTGGCATGCCCTATTTTTTGCGTTGGGATCTTCAAAAAAAGGGAAAAAAGATTCGGCTCATCGCCGCCAGCCGAAGTCGCGCTGGTGTTTATTTTTCTTCTTCTTTTTTCTTTTTGATTAATCCTTTGTCGACGGCCACACAATCTTTTTGCGTTGATCATCATTTGTGTGATCTTTGTTGGCGGTCGGCCTCGGCGCACGCGCGGGAATGGCGTCGAGCCCGACGGCAGAGACCGCCCAAAAAAGACCCAACGGGAAAACAAGAAATCGTTAAAGAAAAACAAAAAGAAAAACTAGTGAAAAGAGGAATTGGGGAACGGAAAAAAAAGAGACCCAAAGAAAACTCAGAGCGCCGAGGCCACGGGCCCCGCGAATCCGTGGTGGATGGGTGTCGAGGCGAGCGCGTCGGCCAAATCGGCAGCGCCCACCGCGGCACCGACGGCAGAGGCCGCGCGCACAAGGGCCGCCTCGATCAGACAGCACACGACGGCAGCGCCCGTCGTGGCGGCGGGTGCCGGGCGCTCGTGAAACTTGTTCCAGTAGGCATCGTCAAAGTCGGCCGCCGACGCCCACCGGTCGTGTGCCATGTAGGCATCGGCCGGCAGCGAGATGTTGGCCGACACGGTCCACGCCCAGCGCCCATTACGACGCATGGTGCCGGCGGCCATCTTGGGGTCGAGGACGACCAAGAGCACCCCGCCGCCGCACTCGCGGGCCTGCGCAACGGCCGGACCGGTGTCGCCGACGCCGCGCGCGATCACGACGTGAATTTCGCGTGCCTTGGCATCCAGACGCACGGCATAGGGGGCGCCATAGCGGACAATCTCGGCGAGCACATCGCCCGACGGATCGCTCGCGAGGTCGGCATAGTCGACGACGACGGCCGTCGCCACGCCGTTGCCGTCGGCGTGTCTCCAATGGGGTCCTCGTGGCAGGTGCAAGAGCCCGCCATCGCCCGAGATCGAGCGCGCCCACGTACTGGCGCCGGCAAGCGTCTCGCAGCCGACATCGTGGCGGCGACCGGGCACGGCCTCGCCCGACATGTCCACCGCCATGGTCACGCGGAGCACCAAATCAGGCGCTGCGACAGCCGCGTCATTATTGGAGGTGCGCGGTGCCGTTGCCGCCGCGGGCACGACCGACGCCGGCAGGATGGCCAGCCCGTTGGGGCCGCCGTGCGTGGCGATGCGCCGCACGGCAAACGAACGCAGGTCAATCTCGGTGACAAAGGCCTCGTAGGCGTTGGTGACAAAGGCGCGCCGGCCGTCGGGCGTCGCGAGCACGTGGATGGGCGCCAGGCCCGCCGGCACGCGGCGCACGAGCGCGCCCGTGCGGGCGTCGACGACGATGACGAGTCCATTCCACACGGCCGGCCCGAGGAGCAGGGCGCCGTCGGGCGTCGACGTCGAGTAGAGCAATTGGCCGACGCCAAAGCCGCGCCACACATCGACCCATGCGGGCGCCGTCGGGTCGACCGTCGCCAGCATGTCCCTGCCACTGGCCAAAAGCAGGGACGGTGCCGCCTGCGCAGCATGCGTACGGCCACCGCTTTGGGCGCCGTCGTCGCCACCGTGCTCGCGGGTCGCCATCAGGGTAGATGACGGCGTCCAGCAGAGGCCGCGCAAGGCCTCGGCGCCGGGCGGAGGCGCGAGGACGGCGTCGTCCGAAATGGCCCTGCCCGTGGCGACGTCGATGGCGCCCAGGCCCTGTGGTCCGGCCATCATCCATAGCACGCGGCCATCCGGCGACGCCACGAGGTGGTGGGCCAGGGCGCACCGGTGGTCGATGGCGGCTTCCGCTGCGGGCGCGCAGTCGTGCCTGGCGCCGCCGCCGACGTCGATCGTCGTGTACGCCACAGAGGACGGCGCTGTGAGGTCATAGGCCAGGATGGACGGCGCCACGCCTTGGGCCGAGTCGGTGTGTTCACAGTTGACATAGAGAGTCCGCTCGTCGGGCGACAGTTCGACGCCATGGGGCGCGCGATTCGAGGCGGCCATGCGGGCGCCCGACGCGGCGGTGCGCAGGCGGCGCCGCACGGTCATCGAGGGCACGTCGATTTCGACGATCGTCGTGCCCGGTCGCCCCAGGGGCGAGTCATAATCGTGCAGGCCAAAGGCCGAGGCAAAGGCCGTGGTGCCGTCGCGCGTGACGCGCACCTCGTGGGGCAAGAGGCCCGCCTCGACCGACCCCAGCCGTCGGCCGTCTGACGCGCGATAAAAAGAGACCGTGCCGGCCATCTCCTCGACGACCAGGAGGACCCAGTCGGCGGTGGCGGCGGCACTGTCGCGGGCCGCCTCGCCATGCTCTGCCGCCATCTGCTCTCTTGCCAATGACACTGACATGCGTACGTGCGTCGTCTGAGGTTCTCTCCTCTCTGTCTCTTTGTGTGTCTCTTGTTGTTGTTGTTTTTGTTTGACAGCGGGAAAAAAGGTCGGCGTCGCCTTGGTCTGCGTGCGTGTCGTCGGGGGTCGCGGCTGGCTAAAAAACACACACGAGGGACAAAAAAAGGACGCGTGCTCGGAACAAACAAAGGGACACGGGTTTCTGTCCGACTGCGTGCACGGCGAGACCGCCGGACGCGCTCGTGGTTGTTTCTGGTTTTTTTCACGCTCTGGCCTGAACCGGAAGGCGGCTCGCGGCGTTCTCGTGGTGGATGCGGGCATAGGCTCTCCGTCAGAGGCTGCAGCCGCGCCGGCTAGGGCGCTCGCGCATTGTTCTCTTTTGTTTTTCTTTTTTCTTCTTTTCTTTGGTGCGCGCCGCGGGCTGCCGCAGCATTGGCCATAACGGCGTCGTAGCGAAATCGTCTGCCGCCAAAAAAAAAAGAGGGAAACCGTGCCGATGGGGGCACTCGATACGCGCCGCCCACGAGCGACAAAAATAGACCGAGCGTGATCGTCAGAAGAAGCAAAAAGGAGCCCATCACGGCGAGGCGGCCGAGACAACAGAGGCAAAGACCCAACAACAACAAAAAAAAAGGACGACAGACAATGACGGATCTCTTGGTGGAAGCGGCTCTGCGCACGGCCACGGCAATCGCCGCCGCAAAGGGAGACGACGCCGACTTTGCGACCGGTCTCTCGGCGGTCTCGACCGCCCCAGACGTGTCGTCGGTCGACGTCGTGCGCCTGGGCGTCGTCGCCGTGGCTGCGACGGTCGCGGCCGCCGTGTCGGCCGTCACGGCCTTTGGGATGGCCGTCACCTTTCACGCGATCGCGCACGGCGTCGCCGCGGCTGGACTGGTCTCCATCGACGCGGGCGCCGCCGTGGCCTACCTCATGTGCATGGCCATCCCGGCCTTTTGGCCCCTGGCCGTCGCGCACCGGCGGCACATCTGGTGGGGCCTTGCCGGCGTGCTCTTTGTGCCGTCGGCCGTCTTTACCTATGTCGGCACGCTGCTCCTGGTGGGGCAGCCGCCCGCCGTGCTGCGGCCCCTCTTGGGCGCCTCGATGCTGGCGATTGCGCTGTGGGAGACCGCGCGCAGCAGACCCCTGTCGGCGACAATGGCCTCTGAGACGCCCAACGGTCTTAGCGCGTCGAGCGACCCGGCGACGACGAGTGACCCCTTTTGCGAAGTGGTGGTCGATTCTGGCGTTGACGACGATGACGACGTCGATAGTCTGGACGAACGTGAGACGATGCGACCGCTCCTAAGCCCGCCACCGACGGCAACCCGACGACCGACATCGTCGCTCACCGTCGGGGTCGTCGCGCTGGCCGTCGTGTGCGGCGTGGCCAGCGGCCTCTTGGGCGGCGTGCTCTGTCTGCACGGTCCGCCGCTCATGATCTTTGCGGCCGTCGTCCCCATGTCCGTCGAGCGCATGTATGCCCCCCATTGCCCATCCAAAAAAATGTCTCATCAAGACCTCTTTTTTTGTGGTCGCCTTTCTTGCATGCGGTCTCTACGCCGCCCCTTCTTCTGTTTTCCATCTCCTCCACCGGCTCGCACGCTCACCCTCTTTTTTTCCATTTCCAACGACAACAATGCATTTTTTTCATTGTTGTCGTCGTGCCGTGTCATATGTAAAAAAACATCCGCGGATGGCCACGGCAGGCGCGCAACCATGATGTGCCTCTTTGGCGCCGTCTCGGTGCTGCAGATCGGCTTCTTGTGGGGGTACCACTCGCGTCCACCCATTTGCTCCCTTTCGTTGGTTGTGTCCTTTGGCGCGCTGCTGTGTTGCCTGCTGTGGTCATTTTTTCGCTGCATTCTTGTCTTTTTTTAGTAGGGCTTTCCGATTTTTTTTCCTATCTCGCGGCTTTGGCGGCGCGGCCGAGCGCCGATGTCTCGACTCGTGTCTGTGTGCGCGCCGCGAGGGTCCACCGACTGACGCTGGGAACGCGCACATACACACGCACACCGTTGCATGGACATACGTCGCACACACTCGCCGACCTACCAGGCACGGACTCTTTGACTGGCGCAACCAATGGGCCTATTACGCGGTGGCGATGGTGGGAAGCGCGCTCGGCACTAAATTGGGCGACATGGCGTGCAAGCACGTGGCGCCCGCCGCCGTCTACTGGGCCATTCTCGGGCTCCTCCTCGTGACGGGCATCTCGCTGGTCGTCGGCAGCACCAAAGGCACACTGGCGTACGCGCTCGCGTGCGGCACGGTCGCGCTCTTTGCCTTGGCGATCCTCTTTCGACTGCACAAGTGCCGGCAATAAAGAGAGCGCCAGAACAAAAAAGCGTCTTCTCTGTTTTCCTTTTGTTTTTTCCTATATAAAAAAAGGACAATGCGGGAAAAGATTGACAGCACAGAGACGACAAAGAAAAGAAAGGGAAAAAGGGAAAAACAACCAGACGACGCGCCGCCCAGGTGGCGCTCGCGGCGGTGCCCTTTATTGCCCACGCAAGCGGCACAGGACCCGCGGTCGCTGCAATGGCGGCCCCCTCCAGGACAAGGACGGGCGCCAACACTGCCGCCGCCGCCACTACCACAGACAGACACAAAGAGCGTGCCTTTGCTCACGTCGCGCGTCCAAGAAAGAAGAAGAAGGAAAAAGAGAGCCAGCAGCACGGGAGGGCTCCCTACTCCACCTTGCCCACAACAGAGGAAAAAAAAGACAATGAGCACCGTGCAGGTGAGCGAGCCCGTGGCCCTGGTCGACGTGCCGGCGACCCAAGTCGAATCGCCGCTGCGACGGTGGATGTGGGTGTGGGTGACGGCGCTGGTCCTGTTTGTCGGCGCGCTCATCGCCCTCGTCGTCGTCTACTTTGTGCGCGCGGCACAAGCCAGACGGCAGAGGGACGCCTTCCTCACCATACGCGCCACGCAGGCCGTCATACCCGACGGCGACTATCTCGTGCGCTTGGGCGACACGGCCCTCTACATGGGCATCGACGAGTCCACGGCGCCCTCGGCCGCCACGCCGACAGCGCCGGCCGGCAACGCGGTCGTGCTCGTGGCCGAGTCCGCCGCTCGACCGTGGCGCTACGCGGCGCCCGTCGGTGTGGCGAGCGTGGCCGGCGGCCGTGCGCTTTCCTTTGTACGCAGCGACGGGACGCTCTTGGCGCTGGGCGCCGGTGCGGCGCTCGCCCTCCCGGCGCCGCTGACCGCGTCGGCCGACGCGCCGGCCTTTGGCGACTGGATCGTCTCGCGCGGACCGACTCCGGGCACCGCCGCCCAGCCGGCCGTCATTCACAACACGGCGCTATCAGGCTGTGCCCTGCCGACGTTGGCGCCGGCGGCTGGCATCCCTGTGGCCGTCCAGCCCGGCTGTCTGCCGACCGCCAGGACGTGGTACTTTGTGCCCGTCTCCTAGTGCCCGCTCCAGCGCTCCCCCCATCGATTGCCCCCCTTTCGCCCAATCCGTGCTGCTGCTCCCTTGCCCGGCTTTTTTTGTGGGGCCTGCGCGAGCGTCTGCCTTTTGGTTGGCGCGATGCGTCTCCCGTTCCCTCTTGTTTTCTTGATCTAGTCCTGCGACAGCGTCCACGCAAAATGCATATGCCTTGATTTTTGTCGTCATTCTTGCCGACGGCGAGGGAAATAATCTTGTTTGAGGGAGACCGACGACTTTGTCGCCTGCGCCGGATGCAATGGGAAAAGGGGACAATCGCAGATGGCGCACAAAGAAGCGCCGGACCGACGATGCCCAACAACAAAAAAAGGTTGCGTACCAAGATTTACGGTGCGCCGTCGCAGCACCCAATAGAAAAAAAGGGCGACAGCAAGATGTCCATGCAAAGAGCGGCGCCTCTCGTGTGTGTTTGTGGGACAAGAAGAAGGCGGCTTGGCAGGTGCGCTTTGTTCCGTGCGACGGTTTGCCGTGTCGAAACCGCCTTTTCTTTTCTTTTTTTTCCCGCTCTAAAGACGGAGCATGCAATAGAAGCAGGGAAAAATGCCAAACAAGAGGGTTGCATCGCGCACGGGGTTTGTGCTCGCTCCTCCCCAGTCGCGCCGCGCATCGCGCGCGCCTCCATGCGGACCCGCCGAGCCGAGATTTTGAAAAAAAAAGAGCCCATCAAAAGAATGCCGCCTCGGATGCGAGGAAAAAAAGCGCAAAACAAAGCACAAGAACAAAAAAAGGGCCAGTGGCGACGACAACAAAGAGCGAGGCCCTGATCTCGCGGCCATGCACACGTCCTCTCGGCCGCCTTTTGTCGCCGTCACTCCATCGGCCCTTTTTTTTTGAGGCGTGAGCAGGCACCCGACACCACGCCTCCCTTTTTTATCCGGGTCGCTAAAGAAGAAAAACCTCTCGCGCTGCCGCGACCGCCTTGGAATTTCTGTAACGTCATACCATATACCGACACGGCAGCGACGACGCCGTCGAATTGCTGTCATGGCGGGGTGCAACGGGTGCGGCTCGACACAGATTGTGGACGACGCCATTACGGGGGACGTCGTGTGCACGGCATGCGGTTGGGTCGTCGACGGCGAGCGCGTCTACTGCGCGGGCCCGCGACCGTCGTCTCGCCGCTGCGCGAGTCGATCGCAGCCAGGAGGCCGGGGCGTGGTGCGCGCCGACTCTCTGCTGGCGCGCGCCGCGCGCGCCGTCGCCGCCGATTTCGACATCGATCCGACGCTGCTGCTTTTGGAGAGCGCGCGCGCCGGCGTGCCCGACAGCACGCGCGGCGCCGTCGACGTCGCTCTGTGTCGCGCCGTTGCGCGCCTGTGCGGAAGCGACGTCTAGGCACCGCGTGCCTTTTTTGTCGTCCGACGCCCTTTGCCTCCCCATCGAGGCGGTCCCCCCAATTTGTTCTCTCTTTTTTTTTTGCAAAAGAAACCGAGAAGGCGAGCAAAAAAAAGTCTAGTGACACCGTGGTCCCTTTGTCTTCCTTTTTTCCTTGTATTTTGTTTTTGTTTCCTCGTTTTTTTCTTTATGCGTGGGGCATCGCCAGGCGGCGGGCCTTGGACTCTCGTGTCGCGTGTGTCTGTGTCGTCTGTGCTGTGGGCCATGTGCGCGCTTGCACATTGGGTCCCCGTCCCAGGGGCGCGACGGCCCAAGAGGCCGCTGTGGACGGTCGACCCAAAGAGGCAACAAGAGTCGCGCGAGCGACCAGCAGGGGACAGACGCGGACCAGCGACCACGCCCGCGTCCGAGAGGGGGAAAAAGGGTACTGTCGCCCTCTTTTTTTTGTTTGCCTTTTTGGGTCGCCTTCTTGGGTTGTCCCCTCCTTTTTTTTTTCTTGGGCTCCCTCCTTTTTACCGACCGCCGCGACAGGGGGGAAAAGGGCGCACACGCCGCCGCGACAAAAGGGACCTGCGACGACCCAAGGCGCAATTTTTTTTCGGGAAAAAAGAAGAAGAAGAAGGGACAAAAAGCAGCCGGAAGGTGCCCGCCCGCGGATATCACCGCGCACGTCGAGCGACAGATCCAGGACAACGTCTGCGTGTCTGTGCGCGCACGCACGCACGTTCTTGGGCGACACCACATTTGGGCGTGCGGCCTCCATCGCGCCTCCCTCCAAGCCGGCGGCCCGCGAGCGCTCCCGTGGCTCGACCAGCGCGCGTGCCTCGCTCCGCCGTAAGGGAAAAGGTCGCCTCTGGCCGAATCCGACGCCGATCCTTGAGGAGCCGCCCGCTGCGTCGCTTTTTTTCGTCCTCGATTGCGTGCGCGCGCGTCATACGCCTCGCGCCATCTCTGCATTTCGCCACGGCGTCCTCCGCCGCCGCCGTCGCCCGGAGGAGGAAGAGGAGGAGGAGGAACAACAACTGCCGCCACACGAGGCACACGCGCGCCGCTACAACGGTAGGTGCCGGCGATAAGCCGGCGCAGTATCATGAATGATCACGCCACGTGCGCAACCGCTGCGCGGGGCGATGGCCGTGCGCGCATCGCCGACGGTCGCCGGCTGCGCGCTCAGGCCGCGAGAATGGCCATGGGTCCGTCGCAGCCGTCGCCATACGGTGCCGCCGCGCCGCCCGCCCAGCAACAGCGGCCCGCTCAGCAACAACAACAACAACAGGCGCAGTACGCGCCACACCAGCAACAGGCGCAGGCCTACTATGGTGACGCACAATCCGGTCCCGTGTATTCGATCCGCTCGCCAGACATGCCCTCGACGGCGCGGCGCATGTCGCGCGCCTACGACGAGGCGCCGGGAGACGCGCGCTACTATGGCGACGCGCGGATGCCGTCCGGGTCCGGCGCCATCGCCGGCGTCAGCAGCAATGTGCGCTCGACAGCGGCCGGGGCCATCATACGGCGCGATCGCACCGTGTACACGGCTCCGCCGCGCGACTGCAGCCCCGGTGGCGTCGTCTCGCACATGCCGCCGACAACGGCAGGCGCCGCCTATGGTGCGAACGCGACCGCGGCCCACGGCCCGGACGACGGCTACTACGGCGTCGCGCCTCTGGCCCAACCGCAGCGGCAGGCCTATGGCGCGACGCGCGACTATGCGGCCGAGCCACCGCCACCGCCACCGCCGTCGTTGTCGCGAAATGGCGGCGGCGGATGGTGCACGCCCAACGGTGGTGGCGGAGGCAACGGCGGCAACAACAACGGCTACGGCACCGCCCAGATCCAACCGCAGCCGACCTATGGCGGGCCTCCCATCCAACCGCAGCAGCAACAACAGCCACCGCCGCCGTCGTCCTACGGGCAGGCGGGGCCAACTGCTCAACAACAACAACAACAATGGCCGCAACAGGCCTATGGACAGGCGGCGCCACAGAATGGTCAGCAACAGCAACAGCAGCAGCCGGCGTACGGCCAGGCGCCAGTCTATGCTCAGCAGCAGCCGCAACAACAACAACAGACCAACGGCCAAGTGGGCGCGACGGCCTATGCGAGCGGCCCCGGCGATACCAACAACTTTTTGTCGGCGCCGCCGCCGCCGCAAGCCAACGGCCAGTTTGGCGCCAGCGCCTACGGCGGCCCGCAAGCGCAACCGATCTATGGCGCCCAACAGCAGCAGGCGGGTTGCCCGCCGCAACAGGCGGCGGTGGCGGCAGCGGCACCACCCGCCTATGGCGTCCAACAGCAACAGCCCGTCTATGCACAAGCGCAACAGGCACCGCCCGTGGCCTATGGCGCCGTGGCCGAGCCGCAGCAGGTCGTGGCTGCCGGACAGGCCGTCGGCGCCGTCGCGCCCCAGTCCTGTGGCGCCGTTGCCACGCAAACGGTCGGTGCCGTCGCGCCCCAGTCCTTTGGCGCCGTTGCCACACAGGCCGTTGGCGCCGTCGCCACGCAAGCGGTCGGCGCCGTCGCCCCCCAGGCCGTGGCCGTCTCGCAGGCCGTCGAGGTTGCCGGTCCGCCGCTTTCCCTGGGTGTCCCCGCCGTCGTGCCGCAGCAGACCGTCTTTGCCGCCGCGCCGCCGCCGCAACCGGTCTTTGCCGCTGCGCCGCAGCCACAGTTTTTCGCCGCCGCGCCACAGCCCCTCCTGGCAGCGACACCGGTGTGTCAGGGCAGGCGCACCGTGAGCCTCATCCGCCACACGGATCGCGGCAGCGGCACCGCGCTCGACAATGCAGCGCTCGGCCTCGGGCCGCCGCCCGGTTCGTCGTTGTTTGAAGGAGCCAGAGGCCCCGGTCCGGCCTACGGCGACTTTTACGTGCTCTCGCGACCAAACACCAACACGACCCTCAGCGCCGGGCAGGCCGTGCAGTTGACGGCCGGATCCACCAACAACATTGGCCTCCACACGGGCAATGCCACCGAGATCGTGCTCGAGACGTGCAGCGGCAATCCGGGCACGTTCAAGGTATTTCTCGGTGCGTCGACCAGCGATCCGTCCCAGTTTGGCATCCGCGTGGCGGGCCAGTCCACGACGCCGCATGTGCGCACCTTTGGCTCGGATACCAATTTTGTGGCGGGCATGCTCATCCTCAATCGCATCCACGTGCCGGCCATCATCGAACTCGTGCTCGTGTCGACCGACGGTCCCAACGGGGCGACCACGCTGCCCTCTTCGCCCGGCGGCACCGGCGAGGCGCGGGTCATCTCGCTCGTCATCGAACAAATCGGCTGTGGCTAAAGCGGGCGACGGCCTTTTGCCCGTCGCACCGACGGCGGACCAGACCCCTTTTCACCAATATGAAAAAATAGAGGAACACCAAAAAGAAGAAGAAAAAAACGAAAAAAGAACAGAGGACATTTGTACCCGACCGGACAGAGAAGGGAAAAGGAAGGGGCCGCTTTGCCGGGGGAGAGAGGTGCAAAGGACACGATCTTTATTCTCTTTTGATTTCAGTCGCGGGGGGCATTATAGGCTCTTTTGTTTTTGGGGGCGCGGCTGTCGTCGGCGCAGCCAACCTCGGTGTCGCCTTTGCCACAACTCGGCGCGGGCATGTCGGTGTCTGCGCCTCACGATATTGTCCAATCGCGAGGGGACAGAGTGTGCGTGCACTCACCAAAGGCGATTGCTCAGACCGAGACGTGCCTGCCACCCCGCGGGGTTGCCGCCGCCATAGTTGCCATAAACGCCGTTTGCATTGGCGCCCGTGATATTGTTGATGTTGTTGTCGCTGGCATCGTCTGGGGCCACGGGACCCGAGGCGTAATAGGCCGCCGTGGCGTCGGCCGCGGCGTCGGCCTGGCATGCGGCCAGCGCGGCCGAGCCCTTTAGCGGGTCGACGATGCCGGGCTCGTGCAGGGGCTCGGTGTAAAAGATCGTCAGGTTGAGCGGCTCGACGTCCGACACGTTGACGACGTCGTGGAGCACGCCCGGCGGCACGATCACGAGCGCGCCCGGCCCGACGTGCATGGTCTGGTTGCCCACGCGCACGGTGCCCACGCCGGCCTCGACGCGCACCACCTGGAGCGTGCTGCGGTGGGCCTCGAGGCCGATGCTCTCGCGCGGTTGGAGGGTCATGACGACGAGTTGGCCCGCGCCCTCGGGCGCCGTGTAGAGCACGCGCCGAAAGTAGGGGTTGGCGACGGCGACGGCGGGCGCGCCGATCGCGTAGCCCACGGGCGGCTGGTCGCCCACGTCGGGTCCGGTCTTTTCCGGAATGACAAAGGGCATGGCGGCGGCCGTGAGAGCCGCCTCGCCGCTCGGGCCGTCGGCGAGGCACAGCGTGCCGCCGCCCTGCGCGTCGGCCGACGGGTAAAAGACGCCGGCGCGCGGCGCCCCAAAGGCGTCGGCCGGCAGCGCGCCGACGATGGCCACGGGCACCTGGCCCACCGAGCGCGTCGTCGTCGTGGTCACGGTCGCCTCGCGCGACATCTTGCTCGCTTGTATTTTCTTTTCCTTTCTTGTGAGTTGTTATCTCTTTTTTTCCTTTCTTTTTTCTTTCACTGGCGGCAGGTGCTCGGCACTTTCCTTGCCTCTGTTTGCCGACCCCTTTGGCGAGAGGCGCCCCGTATGGCACCCACGCGCGCGCGACAACACGACCGATGCCAGGCTGCTCGTGGGAAAAAAAAAGACCGCCAGGAGGCCGGTGGCAGGGGTGCCTCTGCCGCCGGCCTCCGCTACCCGTTTGGCCCTGATTCGCGGCGGCGCCCCATACGCCACCGACGACAGCCACACCGAGCGAAATTGAATTCTAAATAAAAAAGCGAGGCGTGCTGCGGCGGCCGCCAGGCAGGTCCGCCTCCATTTTTTTGCACACTCCCAGAGCCCGGCATCGGGAAAAAATCAACAATCGCCCGAAAGGCACGCAGAGGGAAGAAAAAAAAAAGAAAGAGGCTGCTCAGAGGGCCATCAGCAGAGCCAACTTGCCACAGAGACGGCCGGTGCTCGCCAGGTCCTCGTCATCGAGCGGCAGGCCGAGGACCCGCGCGGTCGCAGCGAGTTGCGCCACCTCGGGCGGATCGGCGATCCCGGCGCAGGCCCGGCGCCACGCGGCGCGCTGGGTCGTGAGCACCGTCAGAGGCACGCGCGGGTCGACGGCCGACGGTTCCACCGGGCGCACGCCAAAGGCGGCCCATGCGCCGGCGCGGATGGCCGCGGGCGCCAGCGACGCACACAAGAGACGTGCCTCCTGGGGCGTCGGCGGCGAGGTATCTGCGGCAGGGTCCCCGCCGCTGCCCAGCAAGGTGGCCGCCGCCAGGACGTCGTCGACGGCACGGGGCCCGCATGCGGTGCGCCGCGCGTCGACAAGGGCCTCGGGTTCGGCGTCCAGCCGCACCACGAGATCGCTCGAAAAGGGCGTCGGCCAAAGGCCGCGCGCGAATTCGTACTGCGGGCGGTCGCGCGCGCCCGCACACCCGCGCACCCATCGATGAAAGGCCAGGCGATCGGCCACCATCTCGGGCAGTCGGCCCTCAAAGGCCGGACCGCGGTAGACCGACGCCGCCGCCCCTTCGAGCGATCGTCGCGCGTCGGCGTCGGCCATGGCGCGCGCCGTCTTGGCCGCACGCTGGCCGGCAAAGAGATCGACGGCAAGCCGCAGTTGATCACCATCGAGCCAAGTCACGAGGGCGGGCATCTCAATGTCGGGGTCATAGGCGACGATGGCTTCGGGTAGGCCCGCGATAGATCCCACCTGGATTAGACCGCCGCGTACCTCGTCGACGCCGGCCACCGCGCCGAGCGTGCAACCAAAGATAGTATCCGCATCTGTTTGGGGGCGTTGTATCGCTGGCGCATGCCCGCCCGCCTCATTTGCGTCCTCGTCCCCACCGTACATTTTGTCGGCGAAGCGACCCAGGAATTCGGGCAAGAGGCGGGCCTCGTGCTGTCCCACGGCGGCCCTGGCCCGCGCATAGTCCCGCACGTCGCCACGTGCGACATGAAGTCCATCTTGGTCCCGTGTTTCCGCCTCTCCTTCATTTGGCGCTGCCCTGTCTGCCGCTTCCCATTCGACAATGCCCAAGGCGACAAGGGTCACATTGCCGTCGGCGCCAACCTCGTACAGTTGCGCGAGCGCGTCATACTCGTGGTCCTCGTCGGGTTCTGCCGACGGTGGCGACACAACGATAGCATAGGCATGGTCGGCGGCCTCGCTTGCCAAGGGGTCGCGTGCGGCCGCCGCCGCGTCGAGCACATATTTCCACTGCGGGAGGGGGTGCGGAAAGGCCGGGTCGACGCTGCCGGGTCCGCGGGCTGCCAAGAGGTCCGCCCGGCAAAGGCGTCGCTGCAGGGAGGCGGGCAAATCAACGGCCGGATCTTGGTTGCCAATGTCGACAATGCCGCCCGCAATCTCGATTGCGTCAAAGAGGGCGGCGACGTCGGCCAGCGACGGCGGCCAGCGCCTGCCGACGACGGCTGCGGCGGCACGAGGTTCTCGCGCCAGCGCCATCCAAAAGGCCTCATAGTCGGCAATGAGACCGTCGCAGTCGATGGGGCCGTCGCCGTCGATCTGCATCCCGACCGTGAGGCGCGCCCATTCGCTGATGTCGCCGGCGGCCGGCGCATGCGCGACCAGCCGGTTGCACAGGGAATCGAGTGCCGTGGTGGCTTCTCGTGCATCCGTGAGCGTCCACGCGCGCGCGCCGTCCATCGCGTCGAGTGACATGCACGGGCGTGATAGGTCCGGACGTCGGCCCTTGTCTTTTGAAAAGAGGGGCGACCCAAGGGCAACATGCAGGCGACGTAGAGAGGCGCACGGCGCCATGGGTTGCGCCTACATTCACCGCGCCTTTTCTTTGGACCGCCGGGCGCGCGCCGACACAAGGCAGCAAGGCAAAAGAAAAAAAGACTGGGCGATGCAGCGCCAGATGCACATGCGCAGGCCCCGCTGCGCCTTGCGGTGCCGAGTTTTTTCCATTTTTGTTTTGAAATCAGAGCAAAAGGGTTTTGCGGCGGGCGTGCGCCGTCAGACAGCAGACAACGCGACGCGACGCAGGCCAAGGCAACCACTTTGCGTCGGTCGCATATACTGCCAACAAAAAAAAGGGCAAATTGGAAATGAAAAAAAAGTATTTTGCACCCCCATATTCCTTGGAATGAAAAAAAGAAGGTCGGTGTTTGGCGTCGGGTTTATTCGCGCCTGCGGCAACTTTTGTGTTCTGAGAGCGCGCCTTTTTCCTATTCTCCATAATCGTCCTTGCTGGCGGCTCTTGTTGGATTGGCCCATTTTTGTGGCGGGCCAATGGTCTGGGACTTGGCCGTTGTTGTTGTTGCCAGTGGCCCACAAAAAACTCGACCGTCGCTAGAGAGTCTGTCCGCTGACATTGGGCGCACCAAGGACGCACAGGCAAGAAAATCCCCAACCGACGGGCGACCTGCAAACCGAAATCGCTAGCCTCACGCCCAACCAACAGCCTCGATACAAAAAGAGAAAAAAGGATCGGCCAAAAAGGACCGCCGCGTATTTGGACCACAAAAAAAAGGCGCCGTGATCGCGGTGATCGCTGCCTGCCTCATTTCGCCCACTATTGTGGTCAGCCTTTTCTTTTTTTTCCCATTTTCTTTTTCACGCAAAAACACGTTCCAATAATGTGCAGTGCAATGCAGGCTCACCGCTCCTCCCTTGCCCTTGTGGGCCTTGTGAGAAAAAAAAGGCAGTGGCATGCGGCCAAGAGAAAAAACAGAGAGAACCAGAACCGCTATTGAATCGCGTGCGTATGTCGTATGGGGTTTTGCTTGTGCATTTGGGGAGATTGTGGGGGGGGGCGAGACCAACTGGATCAGCAATACATGGACGTGACGTCGACGTCGTCCCTACAACCGTCGATGCCCCCAGGCGCGCGGGGCGACGGCGTCGCGGCCCTGCGTCCGATTGTTTTAGCACATGCCACGAGATCGGCCACGATGTCCTCGGACCGGCGGTGGTCAAAAAGAAATTCAGAGAGGGCGGCGGCCGAGATGCGACGGCGCGCCAGTGTCTCGGCGATGCGCGCGAGCGACCTGTCGCGTCGCTTGGTCTCATTCTCCTTGTCCGCACCATTCTTTTGGCCGTTGGGTGTGCCTGCGTGCTCCCCGCCCACATTTGTTGATGACGACTGCGTCGTGAGGCGAGACTGCACCGAGTCCGACGCAAACTGCGAGGCGAAATAGTGTCTGACCATGGCCTCGATCTGGTCGGCCGTGGCGGCGTCGAACCGGAGCCACTTGTCGACGCGGCCACTGCGCGTGAGCACCGCGCCGAGTCGGTCCGGATGGTTGGTGGTCAAAAACACGGCGACGCCGTGGCGGGTCTGCGCGCCGTCGAGCACGTTGGTGAGCCCGCTCAGCGTGAGATGGCTCTTGCCGCCGGTGCCGGCCGCGTCGACGTCCTCGATCAGGAGCACGCACGGCGCGTCGGCGGCAGAGACGGCCGCGCCCAGGCCCTGGTCGGTCGACTCGTCGTCGATGGCGTACACGTAGAGGTCCATGTCAAAGTGGCCGGCCAGCGCCAGGGCCAGCGACGACTTGCCCAGGCCGGGCGCGCCCGACAGCAGATAGACGCGCTTGTAGGGCCGGCCGAACCGCGCATACTCGGCCTCGCCGCCGAGAAAGTCGGTCAGGTCGTCGACGACGTCGCGCACCGTGTCGGCCGGCAGAAAGAGCGTATCGAGAGGGCGCTTGGTCGGGCGCGCGTGGCGCATCCAATGCGTGCCCGTCCACCGGCGGATCGTGATCCGATCGACCACTTTGGGCTCGGCGTGCTTGTGTGCCGTCGCCATAAAGGCGTCGAGTGCGGCGCGCGCGTCTTCCTCGCCATCGTCGCCATCGTCGCCGCTGTCGTCGTCGCCGCCGCCGCCGCCGCCGCCAAAGGGCACGGGTGCCTGGGCAGGATCGCGCCCGTGGTAGGTGAGAACGGCTTCCCAGTAGAGGCGCGGGTCGCACTCGCTCGACACGGGCTTGGCGGCGTTGACCGTCACGGCGAGCGCCAGCCGGCGGCCCTCGGGATCGACAAAGCGCCAGGTGCCGGCATCGGGTTGGAAGAGCGTCACACGCTTGTCGTTGGCATCGCGCGACGGCCCCACGGCCTCGATGCGCAGCCGGCTGCGCGGGGTCGTCCACCGGGACGCTGCTTGAGCGCGCGTGCCCGTGCCGTCGTCGTGACTGGGATAGGCACGGCCCGCACAGACGCCATGACCGACTTGACGCGGCGCCGTGTCCGTGTCTGGATCGTCCACCGCGCCCTCGATCAGCAGGTGCGCCGCGTAGCGCGCCACCTCGTCGGCCGTCGCCGAACCGCACCGGAGAATCACCGCTGGACCCCGTTGGTCGGTGGTCGACGGCGGCGGCGGCGACAGCGGTGCCGGCGCGCCGCCGTGCAGCAACATATCGATGGGCGTCATCGGCGTCTCGTCGCTCAACCCGTGCATGGTCGTGTCCCTCATCGTCTGCGCGTCTTTTCTTTTTTTTTTTCGCCCGACTTTTTTCTGCTTTTTTTTAAAAAAAAACCTTTTCCCCCGTTCCTCTCCTCTTATTTCCCCTTGTCGTCTCTGGTGTGGCGGCCGCGCCGTCGTCTTAATCTGACGGCGTCGGCTTTTTTCCTTCCCTGGGACCCGCTCGCCAGCGCGTCGGTCGTCGCCCGGGAGCGCTGACCTCTGCGCGCTCACGGGATTCGCCTCTTTGCGAGCCCGCAGTAAAACCCTGCGAAAAAAGGGCACAAAAAAAGCGGCGCGACACGGCGCAGCGCGGCCGTCGGGGGCGATGAAGCCGACCTCTCTAGACAAGCCTGAGACACGGGGCGCAGCGTAGAGTGTTGCGCGCCTAGAACCTGCCCAAAACCCACGCCAATGGGGGAAAAAGGCATCCAAAGAGCGCCGACGGCAGTTCTTTTTTTTTTCGCAACTATTCTTTTGCGGCGTCTGCTCTTGTGTGCAGCGCGAGGGCCTCTTTGTGCGCCGGCGGCGTTGGCCGACGCGGAAAAGAGGGTCCGCCGCCCTGCCCCCAAGCGCGACGACCGGTTCTTTTTCTTTTCTTTTCTTTTTTGCTTGTTTCATTCTAGGATGTGCCGGCTGTGTTTTTCTGCCCTCTGCCGGCCGCCCCAAGACAGACGGAGAGACAGATAGGGAGAAAGAAAGAAAAAGAGAGAGCCCTCTTTTTTTTCTTTTAGTGGCAGATGTGCGCGTGGCTCTTTGTCGGGGGGACGGGCGCATTCTCTATCTGTCCTGCGCGACTTTTTTTTTCTACCGTGGATGGGCGCGCACGCGGGATAAATGTGCGACACCTTCCCCGATCTCGTCCCTTCCCCCCTCTCACGGGGACCGCGGTCAGACCGGGCGATCTCGCCGGGCGTCTTCTTTTCCGCCGGCGGCGTGGGCGTGCGCCGAACCGCCCGGTTCCCGTCGCCCAAGAACAAAGGACCCACGCCGCCTGTCGCTGCCGCCGTTGCCCCCCTCTTTCCCATCGCCCCGTGTCTGACAAAGCAGACGAGGAAAAGCCAAACCCGCAAAAAAAAAAAAGAAACAAAGGCTCGTCTCCATGTCTGCCAACGCCATGTACTTTGATCCCGTCGCGCAGCAGCGCAATGCCGCCACCGCGGCCACGATCGAGCAGGCCCGCCAGCAGAGAGCGGCCGCGCGCGCCCAGAGTCCCGTCATGCCCTCTGCGGCATCCAACGACGTCTTTATCATCGTCGACGGCGGTGCCGGGGAATGCCCCGCGAGCCCCGCGCTGGCGCCCCACTCGCCGCAGCCCGTGCCCTTGCCTCAATCGCCGGTGATGGTCGCCGCACCGCCGCCTTCGGCCGCCGGCGCCTACATCCCGCAGTCGCCCATCGCGGCCCCCTACGTGCCCATGTCGCCGTATGCCGGTTACGCGCCGGCCTATGCGCCCTATATGGCCGCTCCGGCGGCGGCGGCGGCAGGTCCCTACTATGCGCCGGCGATCGCCGCGGCAGCGGCGGCCGCCTCTGCGCAGGGGGCCGATGCGGCGCGCGTCGCCGGCGTTGTCGCCGAGTGCCGACCCGATGCCCGGTCGCGTTCGTGCGTGTGGCCGTGGATCATTCTCCTGGTGGTGCTGGCCCTCCTCGCCGTGCTCGCGTGGCGCTACTTTGCCCAGCACGGTGGCGGCATCGGCAGCCACCACCACCACCACCACCAACACCAGCGCGGCGATGGCTTTTGTCCCGACGGCGAGAATGCGGAGCGACGCGAGACCGTGCGCTCGGTGCTGACTACGGCTCCGCCCGCCTCGTGGACACGCCTTGCGGAGCGCGCCAACTACATGGACTAGGCGTTGGGGCGCACGCCCGTTTCTCTATTGTCACTCTTTTCGTCCCCCCACCCCCTCCGTGCACGAAAAAAAAAAGAGTAACAAAAAAGAATCAAAAAAACAAAAACGAGCAGCAAGGTCCACGCAAAAGAGAAAAACAAGGGCGCCCGTCGACGGGGGAAAAAGTAAACCACGAAAAAAAAAGACAAGCGGCGCAAGAGCCGCACTTTTTTTGCCCGTGTCTTTTTTTTGAGAAGAAATTCTTTTTGATTGGGTGCGTCGCTGGGGGTGGCCAAAGGCACGCGGTCGAGGGGGCCTCTTTAGGCGAGCGGACCAAAGCGGCGCCGGCGCTTGGGCGTCCGCGTGTCGCGCCGGCGCCTGACGACGTCGGCCGTGCGCTTGAGCCGGCGGAGCGGCGCACGCGCCTCGTGCTCAAGGCCAGGATCATGCTCATCGGCGGGTCGATCGAGGTCGTCGATGAGCGTCGCGAGGTTGTCGTCCCTGGTCTCGCCGTTGGTTCCTCTTTTTTCCGCGTCCTCTTTACTGTCGCCATTGTCGCGGAGGCTGTTGTGGTCGCCATCATCATCCTCCTCGTCCTCGTCATCATCATCATCATCCTCGTCATCACTCTCGTCGCTGTCCATAACATGGAACCGCCGCTTGCGATCCCTACCGCTATCATCGTCGCCATCGCTTTCGATATCGTCAATGTCGTCATTGTCATCGCCGTCATCTGTGTATTCATCGTCCTCGTCGTCTTCATCTCGGTCATCGTCCATATCAAACCCGACATTGCGCTGCGTGCCGGGCGTGCGCGAGGACGCCGTGAGGACAAAGGAATCGATGGCCTGGTCGCCGACGTCGCGCCGCGCCGCGATCATGTCCTTGAGGATCGACCGCAATTGGTGCTCGTCGATGCCCCGCGCCATCGTGTGACGCCGCGACGCGCTCGACGCCGCGGCGCCTTCGAGAAAGGCCGCGGCGCCGACGCGCTTGGCGGCCTGGATCTGGGCGACGGCCGCGTCGACGCTGGCGTCGGAGCGGAAGCGCATGACGCGCACCGGCCGCGTTTGGCCGATGCGGTGCACGCGGTCGACGGCCTGCGCCTCGGCAAACGGATTGTAGTGCGCGTCCATGAGCAGCACATAGTTGGCGCACACGAGGTTGAGGCCGACGCTGCCCACGCCGATGGTCATCAGGAGGCAGCGCGCGTCGGCGTCGCTCGTGAAGCGGTCGACGAGCGCGTTGCGCCGTTCGATCTGTCGCACGCCGCCGTCGATGCGCACGTAGCCGACCCCCACGCGCGTGATCACGGCGCTCTCGATCAGGTCCAGGTAGGTCGACCACTGGGAAAAGACCACCATCTTGGCGCGCGCGTCCTTGGCAAATATCTTGTTCATGAAGCGCACCATGCTCGCCGTGCGCGACGACGGCCCGCACGCCGGCTCGGTCGCGACGACGACGGCGCGCGCGGGTCCGCTCCGTGCGGTGCCACTTTCCGCTGTCGTCATTGTTGGCGTTGTTGGCGTTGTTGTGGTCGTCATCGGCGTCGCCAACGCCATTGCCGTTGCCGGTCGTTGGTGCGCGACACAGAGCACACAGTCGGCGCCCGTCTCCAGCGTGCAGTCGGCACACGAGACATGGCCGCAGGTCAGACGCCCCAAGGCCGCCGGCGGTGGCAAGTCGGCGGCGGCCACGTGACACCGCACGCAGTGCGATTCGTGTCGGCCGCGATCGGCGAGCGACGCGGGCGAGTAGACGATGGTCGCCGCGCGGCCCTTGAGCACCAGCGGATCGCAGCAGGCCTGCCGCAGGCGCGTGAGCCACTCGAGCATCTGGCCAAACATGCGCGATTTGTCGGCGCCTCGGGAACGCGTAAAGGCGCCAAAGTCGGCGACGGCGCCCACGGCCAGGCGGTCGTAAAAGGCCGCCTCGCGCTCGCTCAGCGGCACACGGCGCACCTTTTCCACCTTGGGCGGCATCGACGCCGGACCCGCTGTGGCGGCGGCGGCCGACGCCCCCGCAGGGTCCGCCATCGTTGTCGTCATCGCGCTGGCGCCGGCGGCCGTGCAGATGGTGCCGCGAGGGAGGTCAGCGTCGTCGGCGCGCAAATGACCGCCCGTTTGGAGCGGCGCCGGCACGGTAGCGGGCACCAGGAGGGCGGCCTTGGTGCGGCGCAACAGAAAGGCCCGACGCCAGGCGTCGACCTGGTCATCGTCTGGCGCGGTCCACCAACGGGGGTCGGCATAGGGCGCCACGCCGACAAAGCGGCACAGGGCGACGACGTCCGACGCCGAGTTGTTAAAGGCCGTCCCGGTGAGGCACCAGCGGCGGTCGGCGCGCAGAGCGCACACGGCCCGGTGCGTCTTGGAGGCCTGCCAGTTGCGTATGACGTGGGCCTCGTCGAGCACGATGCGATCCCACACGATGTCGTGAAGCACACTGTTGTTGCCGCCTTTGTCGCTGCCGCCCGTGTCCTTGATGCTGCTCGCACCGCCGCCGCCCCAACTTCCCTCTTTGCGTGCAGACGCCGCGGGTGCGTCGGCAGCAGCGTCATCGGTCGACGCGCACAGAGGGTCCACGAGTCTGCCGTCGGCGTCGACACCCTGTCCGGCCGGCGGTGGCGCGACCCCCAACGGTGCGCCGGCGCGACGGCGCGACGGGCGCGGCGTGCACAGACGCTCAAAACTGCCGAGCACAGTCTCGTAGGTGGTGAGCACAAAGACCTTGTCGGCGACCTGGCGGCGCGTGGCACGTCGGCCTGCGCGCCCATAATAGAGGTGGAGGTCGTCGGGCGCGAGCGTCGTGTGGCGGAGGATCTCGCGCTGCCATTGGAGCAGGAGGCCCTTGGGACAGACGATGAGCGTGGGCGGCAGCACGACCGGTCCGCCCGCCGAGGCGCGCCCCGGCGCGGCCACCGGCGCCGAAGTCACGGCCCAGGCGCCGGGCCGCGCCGGCGCCGCGCGCACCCTCGGCACCGACTGGCCCGTGAGCACCGAGCGGACAAGGAGCACCGACATGACGGCCGACATGCTCTTGCCCAGGCCCATCTCGTCGGCCAGGATGCCGCCCGACGGCGTGGCGCGGTCCTCGGGCTTGGTGCCCTCGCGCGTCAGCCACCACCGCACGGCGGTCCGCTGGTGTGGGTGGGGCGCCAGGATGACGCCCGAGGCGCGCAGGGCGGCGTCCAAGCGGGCATCGCGCTCCTTTGCGCGCGCATGGTCGTCATCCGTCTCGGTGGCGTCTCCTGCCTCCATCCCCTTTTTCCTTTTTTTTCTTTTTCGCTCTCCACCTCGGTCCCTATCTGTATGTCTTTTCCTCCTGGCCTTGCGACGATGTCTCCTCTTTTTTTTTGGTGCGCTGCGGCAGTCGTCTGTCCTTTTTTTCCCTCCTCGATGCACGGCACCAACGCGCAGACAAGGGGAAAAGGGAAAAACGCAAGGACCCGCTTTTTTCTTGCACCGACAAAGGCGCCGTGCGGCCTTGCGCGCGCGTGTACCACGGCCGTCTCGTGGCTCGCCCGCGCTCGTCGGCGAAAAAAAAAGAGACGGCGCGCCCCGATCGGCGCAGAGCCGGAAAGGGTCCGTCGCCATTGGTCGACATGAGGACACGCAAGAAAAAAAAAGAAAAAGCAAAATGGGAAAACAACAAAGAAGCCGGTGCCGGTCTTGGCCGCGATGCGGACGGACGGCAACGCCAAACCGCGCCTTTTCGCCCGAGCGCCGCCGGGCGCCTGCGACTGGACCCGCGTCAGGCAACAGAACCCGTGATCGACCCCCCCCCTCCCGACCTCACGCGCGCAAGCGCGACGAGAAAAAAGAGAGAGAGAGAGACAAACAAACGGACGTGATCGCCACATGTTGCCGAGACCTGCGCAGGTGGTGCCTGCGCGACCGCCGCCGGGCGCCCGTGGCGTCGCCTACCGCATCGTGCACCTCCCGACGCCCAACGCCTTTCTCAACTTGGGCATCACGGCCTTTGTCGTCTTTCTCGTGGCCCGCTGGCTCACCGGCCGCGAATACGAGGCCTACCTCATCAGCACCATCTACTCGATCGTCTACCTGGGCCTCCTCCTTTGGGCCACGCCCCAGGTGGCGCGCGAATGATCTCCCCCCCCCCTTTCGGTCGCCCCTTTCCGTTGGCCCCCGCTCGCGATACCCTAAAATAAAGTCCAGTGCCTTTTTTTCCACATAGTATGTCGTATTTACTATCCCGTTTTCAAATAGAGTGCAAAGGCGTTCAAAAAACAAAGAGGATACCCGCGTCTGTGCTCTCTTTCCTCGCGGGCGCCTGTCGTGCGTGTCTTGTTTGTTGGGGGGTGGGGAGGGATGACGTCGCGATTGCGGTCTTTTTTTCCTTTCTTGTACATTTGCTCGGGCGTCTCAAGCGCCAACCAGCGAGAGACGCCTAAACAAGAAAAAAAGAGTCACAACAATACGTGAGAAATGTCTCTCTGGTGGCGGGCTCGCTCTTTTTTTTTGGGCGGAGACGAGGGCACGACTCATGCTACGCCAACGGCCCGTTCTTTCAATTTCCTACCCATAAAAATCGGAAAACACGATTTAATAATTAGGATTGGATAAAAACCAAAAAGGCAGACCGCAACCAGCATCAGGCACGACCCGGTGCCGCGACCCAATCGGCAAAGGGCAACAAAAAAAGAACAAAAGGGGCCGGCCATGTCACTTTCGCCACAAGACCCACGCCAGGCCGCACGACGTGCTCACAGCAAGAGAGCGACGACAGCCACAGCAGCACACAGACCAGACGCTGCATGGAAGCGACAGACGGCACGCGAGACTCGGGCGCACCGACAGCGCACGCCCTCGACGACAGACGCCCCACAGATGCCGACATGATCGAGCAGGCACTGTCGTGCGTCGCATGGGACGAGTCGGTCGACTTGGAACGCCTCCTGGTCCTGGAGCACGCCTACAACAGGACCGTCTTGACAGGCGCCGTCGCCGTGGCAGCCAGACGTCTTGATCGAGACCGCGACGGTCGCGCTCTGAGTGTCTATTCATTGGGCACAAAGGGCACGACCGAGCGCGACCACACAGATGCCCGTCGGCTACAGGCGGCTTGGTCCGTCGGCGACAGCAACGGCAGCGTCGCCATCACGCTGACCGACACGGAATTTGTCGACTACCTCGCCGTCTGCGCAAGACACGTCGACTTTTCCGTGTACTACTGGATACGACGGGGCGACGAGGGCTTTACCCCAGATACTACGCCCCATCACGACCCGACGGAAAAGCCCAATTACGCTCACACGTGGGTGGCGCGCTTGGTCGCGGCTTTGGCGCGTCAGACGGGCGCCTGGACCGGCATCGACATCATGCGCACCCACAATCTGTGCGCGGCGCTCATCAAGATTCTCGATGCGCGCATGCACGACGGCCCCCTGGCCTCGGTCGACGTGTCCAAGTGCGCGGCGCCGTTGGATCAATCGGCGGTCCCCAAGGGTGTCGCCGGGCTCACAGTGCCCCGTGCGCGCGATGCGCTGTGCACTGACGCTGCTCGCCAAGACATGGCCGCGGAGCCGGCGTGCCCTTGTGCCGCCGTCAAAAGCGACGCAGCACACACCGATGATGTGCTGGAATCGATGCGCCGAGGTCTCGCGCAGGTGGCACTATTGCGACGCCGGGGGATGGACTTTAATGCGTTCGTAGACGGCGCGTGCTTTAGCCATACGCAGCCCTTTTTGAGGGCGTACGACGTACTTGGCGCGCTCCGCTGCTCCACCGAGCGCCTCTACGCGACCGAGTCCTACTTTTGCAAGATGATTGCACCCGCCGAATACAAAGCCATGGCCGAGGACGCGCCTTTCGGGTCGACTTTTTATCGCTAGCGCCTCTTGTTGTCGCCCTTTTTTTTCTTTGTTCTGTTCTTTTCTGTCACGAGAAACCAAAAAACCATTTTTTACCGCTCGTACCTTTTTCGTGCGTCTATCGTTGTTGGTTGTTCATTTTTTTTTCTTTTGATGTCATGGACGTGCACGCGCGCGCGACGGCAGTTGCCGCACGATAATATCTAGACGACGGCCCGGACCAGGCGCTCGCGCTGCTGCAATCGACGACTGGACAAATGGATCCGTGCCAAAGCAAAACTATTTTTTTTACAAAAAAAGAGATGTGCAAAATGTGTGCTGGCGAGAAAAATATTTGGCACTGACTAGAGGATGGCCGAGGGGCGGCGCGGGAGGGAATCGCGCACAGCGGCCGCTTTGTTTGTGGCCAAAGCGGGTGAATTTTTGGGATCGCGCTCTCGTCGATCTCTCGATGACTACGTCCCTCGCGCCGGTTTTGTCTCTGCCGGGTCGGCCACACCAGTGGCGCACGCGGTCGGACTCGTAATCTTGTAACTTTTTTGTTTTTTATATTTATTTAAAAAAAGGAAATGCAAATCCCTAGAGCATCCCGTCTTTCCGGATCGCAGCCAGAGCCGCATCCGTGTCGACCGCTGTGCCATCAGGAAAAAGAGTGCACTGGTCGAAATGGCAGCGCGTGAGCAAAGCGCCGGCAAAGACGCATCGCTCAAAGCGACAGCCGATAAAGGCGCACCCGACGAGACGGGCGCCGGCAAAGGACGCCCCACGCAGGGTGTGTCCAAAGAAAAAGACGCCCTCTAAATGGGCACCCAGGAACGACGGCGATTCGAGGGCCTCGCGTACAATGCCGTGCGATTCGAGGTGGTCCAGCGGCGCCGCGTCGGGTCGTTCGTGGTCGCCAACGGTAGTGTCCTCGGGCAACGCGCAGTCGGGCGTGCCCAGACGCCATGGACCGCGCGGGTCCCAGTCGGGGTGTCGCCATTCGATGCACGTCATGGCGACGCCGTCAAAGCCGCGTACCAGGGGACCATCTGTGTCGCGCGCCACATTCATCGGCATGCTCACTAGGGCGCGCAGTTTGTCGTGGGTCGTCTCGCGTGCGCCGGCACTGCCGCACACCAAGAGAGCCACGTTGAAGCGGACCAGGTCCTCCATGGCGTCGGAACCGTATTCAGAGTTGCGGCCCGCCTGCTCGATCGCCCAGGCGAGATCCGCCGTCTCTCTGGCCTCGGCCATCCACGGGCGCCACGAAAGCATCACATTGGGCAACACGAGGTCCTGCCCGGTCTCGGGGTCGACTGACCGCCATGTCGCATGAGCGCGCCAGGCCTCGATCGCCTGGATCTCGTAGGCGCGCCCGCTCGACAACACCCGACAGCCAGCGGCCGCCACCAGACTTCCGATCAAAAAGCACCGGATCATTGGTCCGCGATCGGTACGACCGCGGTCTGCCGGGACAGGGCGTCCAAATGGCAAGCCGGCGCAATCGCGTGCGGCCTTGTCGATGGCAACCTCTGCTGCCGCGCAGATGGCCTCGCCGGTCGAGTCCATTTGCGCGCGTATCGCAGTCAACGCATTGTCCTTGCACTCGAGCGGGCAGTCGGGCCGAGCCACGTAGAGCGCAAAGGAGCGTCCCAGCGGCAAAGTGGGATTGGACGGCACCAGGCAAGGGGCCGTAAGTTTGTCCGATGCTGCAAATTCTGTCCACGCTGATGTGCCGTCGACGGCGGGGAAGAAGCGCCGACCGGCAAGCCGCGGATCGTCGCATGCATCCGACACGGCGACAAAGAACGGGCCATGTTCGTCGGCAACGACGGCGCCGCCCGATGGCGCGCGAACGTGGTAGAGGGCGCCGTGGGACCGTCTGACCGAACCGTCCGAGAACACGGCGACCGACGCGTCTCTGATCGCCGCGGTCTTTCCGCGTCGCAGAGACGAGGACCGCGCAATTTTCCACACGTACATGTCGCCTTCGCGAAGGCCCTCTTCGATGTCGCCATCGGCGGTCCTCTTGACGCCGCGGCGTGTGGTGATGGCGCGGCTGCCCTTGCGTGTGGTCTCTTCTTCCTGGCCTGCAAAGACACACTGAAGTCCTCGGCCGCTGCTGCTGGTGCTGTAAAATGCGCGCCCGCATACTTCCCCGTTGGTCCACTCGGCCCACGCCATGTCGCCATCCGACCATCGATAGACACCAAACCCGTCGCGAAGGTTGCGGAGGAATGAGCCCTCGTAGGAGTCGTCGCCCAGGATTTGAGAGCCGTGGCCCTGTGCCCGCTGGTGGGCGTCGAATCCCTGACAGCGTGTGACGTGGTTGCCCTCTTGTCGCGCTGGCCTAAAGATGCGACCGGGTCCGACAAAGACGCCCTCGCGCCAAAGGCCCTCGCGCACAATGCCGTCGGCCGATGTGTGCGCGCCGTATCCGTCGAGGCACAGGCGGGCCTCTCCCGTCTCCGAGTCGCTCACGAGGCAGAATTCGCCGCTCTTTGCGACTTTGCCGTCGGCCGACGCGAGCCTGGCGCACAGCCGCCGCGTGGTCGGATCGCGCCAGGCGCGCCCCGCGGGCACGGCCTCTAGCGCATACAGCCAGCGCACGTCCTTGCCGTGTGTGGCAAAGTCGACATGCGCGGCAGACGGGGCGTCGTGGCCGAAATCGCGCCGGTAGGCCGCCCTCCACAGGTCCTCATAACTGGCCACCACGCTGTAGAGCGCGCGGCACGTGGCGCCGGCAGCGGCCAGGCTCGGGCCGGAAAGGGTCGATAGGATGTGCACGAGGATCTCGCACGGCATGGTGTCCAAAGAGGCCATCGCACACGTCATCATCCGGCGTCGTCGTCGCAGTCGTCGTCGTGGCGATGCCTTTCCTGGTCCTTTTGTCTGCCCCGACGCGGAAGCGCACCGACAGACGACCAATCAAAAAACGAAAAAAGAAAAAGAAAAACCGCAAATGACACGAAAAGGACGCTGCGGTCCAATGGCCATACACATGGAGGAAAAAAAAAGAGGCTCGGTTGTTTTTCGGTCCGTCCCCTTTTTTCTTTGGCTCGATCGCCTCCGCCTGTCCCCCAGACTAAAAAAAAGAGCGCCCGCGGCCTCTGCCTTGGCCAAAAGATCACAAAAAGAAAAAGGCCAAAAAAGTGTACCCGGCAGGTTGGGCAGATGAAAAAAAAAGCATTGTATCCGCTTTTTTTGCAGTTTCTAATGAGGGCAGGGCAGGTGCGGAGAATGAAAGCCTCTGTCCTTTGTGTTGGCCGGCGCCGCCACGGCGCGAGAAGCAACCACACAAAATACCGCCGACAACACCATCACAAAACACCGCGCGACATCACATCAGACAGAGAAGACGACCAGACAACAATGCGGCGCGTGTGTTTGTTCGTATGTTTTTCTTTTTTTTTTTCAGTGTCAAATTGATTCAAGACACCCATTTACGTGCCCCCTTCTTTTTTTTTCCTTTGCGCTGGCGGGCGACACGTCTTCTTCCCAAGGTCGCCGCGGCCCGTCCCGAGGAGCGCCGGCCCAAGAAGCGACAAAGAGACGGGCATGCAGGTTGGGGGAAAAAAGAGGACAGAGGCAGAGACGACGACGAGGACCCGCTTCAGCAGCGGTAGACGATCTTGAACTCCTTGGAGATCATAAAGGCGCCCGTGGGCAGACGCGCCGTCCACGGGCTGTTGTTGTAGACAAAGGACACCTCGCGGCCGGGCCTCACCGGGTTCGTGTAGGCCGCCGGGCTGAGGCGCACGAGGGCCTGCTGCTGGCTGGGCGAGATCTTGTCGGTCTCCATCGGGAGCGCGTCGAGCATGGTGAAGAGGCCCAGGCCGAAGCGGAGGCACTCGACCTCGACGTCGTGCGACTCGCCCGGCACGTGGTAGAGGATGTGGTCGTGCTTGGGCGGGTGGCCCGGCCGCGGCTCGTTGTGCACCGGCACGCCGTTGAGGTACCACGTGAGGCCCTTTTGCTTGTCGTAGGCGATACCCACCTTGGCAAAGTCCGAGTTGGGCCGGGCCACGTTGCGCTGGCCCATGAAGAAGGCGCCGGCAAAGGACGCGCGGCTGCCGTTCTCGGCCACGCCGTCCTCCTGGTCAAAGGGCAGCATCTCGTAGATGGCCCAGATGGCCTCGTTGGTGAAGGCCACCTTGGCGTTGAGGCCGCTGCTAAAGTCGGTGAGCGTGAGCGCGGCGTAGCCCAGCCGGAGGTCGGCGTGCGGGTTGTTGACCGCCGAGCCAAAGGTGTCGAGCGTGGTGCCGTCGGCCGTCTGGAGGCTGCCCACGGGCGCGGCGGCGTCCTCCACGCCGATGACCTTGGCGGCGATGCAGGCCTCGACGTAGATCTGGCCGCACGGGGGCACCTCGTAGTCCGAGTTGCGGATGATCCAGCGCTTGAGGTGGTCCAGGAAGCCCGTCGGATGGGGCTCGCCCGACGCGTCGACGTCCGGCGGCGGGTAGGTGAGCGTGAAGCGCTTGGCCACGAGACTGATGCCCTTCCGGTTGGTGAAGACCTCGCCGTCGCTGGCGTGGAAGTCCTTGCCGTTGGAAAAGTCGTTCCAGTCGTTCTCCACGTCGGGTCCGAGGTCGACCTCGTCAAAGGTGGTCAGATAGGCCAGGTCGTACTCCTGGTGGTCGGCCGGATAGCAGTTTTCGCGCTTGGGCGCCGGCCGGTAGCACTGCGTGTGGCGCTTCTTGGCGCAGCAGCGCTTGCGCTGGCACGGCTGCAGGCCGGCGTGCGTGCACGCCGCCGACGTGGTGCCCGTGGCGGCACCGCCGCCGCCGCGCTTGTTGGTCACCTTCTTGACGATCATCCACTCCTCCTGGTGGAGCGCGCCACCGGCGGCGGCGGCGCCGGGCTTGGGCGGCCGCGGGGTCTCGACGTAGGGCAGCAGTTGGCGCACCTCGCCCGTGCACGGGTTGCGCATCTGGCCGGGCGTCGGGCCGGGCACAAAGGCGCCCGACGCGCAGCCGCCCGAGCCCCACTTTTGCGCGCACCCGTTGGACGGACCCACCCAGCCGTCGTAGCCGTTGTTGTTGCTGCCGTTGCCGGCCGGGACGGGCGCGCCATGGGGCGGCACCGGCTGCGGGCGCCCGTGTGCGGCTTGCTGCGCCGCGGTGGCCGCTGCGACGGCTGCCGCAGCCGCGGCGGCAGCATTGGCCGCGGCGGCGTTGGCGGCGTCCTGGTGCGGCACGGCGCCGTTTGTCGCGGGAGCGGTCGGCGCGTAGGGGCGGTAGTTGGGGCGCGACATGTCGTCTTTCCTCTGGGTGGATGTGGATCGCGGGCGGCGGTGATGCGACAGGGACCCTCGCGCGCGGAGGCCTCTGGGCGAGCGGCGGCTGTCGCGGCTCCTGCTGTTGGCGCGCGGTCTGAAAGCGCGTGCGTGCGTCTGCCTTTTTTCCCCCTCGCTTCGGCCCTGTTGGCGTCCTTTTTTGTTCTCGCCGGTGCTGTTTTCCTGGCGCCCTCTCTCTTTCTTTCGCGCGCGTGCTGGTCGGCGGTCTCTCCTTGGCGCTCGCTCGCTCTTTTTTTGCTTTGCTTTGCTCTGCTTGGCTTCTCCTTGCCTCGTCCTACTAGAGACGCCCGCGTACACGCGCAAAGGAGCGGTGTGAGAGGGGGGACTGCGTGTGTGCTCGGAAGGCGGCGGCGGCGGCGGCGGCTCTCTGTTATCGGTGAGGCTCGCAGATTCTTGGGCTCGCGCGCGCATTTGGCCGCCGCCGCGATGACGGCGCGATCCGCGCCGCTACATATATACACACACACACACCGACGACGACGGTGACTCGGTCCCGCGCAGCATGGAAAAAGAAAATGAGGATGGACGCGCGCGCGCGTGCGTGTGCGATCAACAGCCTGTCGCTGCCGCCGGGCGCCGCCACCCGAAAAACAGAAACCGAAAGAGGGACCAGAAAGACGTCACGCGCGCGCCAAAAGCGGTCGACGCAGAAGAAAGAAAAAAATTGGGGGGGAAAGAAGAGACGGCGCCATCCTGTAGACGGAATGGTGTGCGGTGCAGGCAGACAACGTGCGGGCAGGGGAACACGACAGGCGCGAGCCTGCGCGGCCTCTGATCGCGCCGGCGGGGACAGACAGAAAGACCTCCCAAAAAAAAAAAGAAAAAAAGGCGATAGCACGGTCCCGAGGGCGTGCTGGCTCGTCTGCTGCAGCGCACTTTTGTCCTGCCCGCGGCGCACTTTTGCCTGCCGACCCTGCGACCAGGCGCGCCGCAGCGTCGAGAAAAGAAACCCAACAAATAAAAGAGGGAGTGCGCGCGCACAATGGCCCTCCAATGGCCAAACGAAAATAAAAAAAAAGAAAAACAAAAGGAAAAAAATCAAGGTCCGTGCGGGCGGTGCCTTTTGCGTCGGCCGGTTCGGCGGTCCTCCTTTTCCTCGCCTTTTTTTTATCAACGGCGAAATAGGGTCGATTTTTTCATTGGTCGACTTGCAGGTGAGGGGACCTTGTGGGGCTGCGCCGCCGGCGGGGGGATGGACCGACAGACTGGCTCCTCTGCCTCGATCCGACCAAAAAAAACTACCGCCGCCTCTGTCGGAACCGCGCGCCACCCGAGTCTTCTTTTGGCACACGAGACAAAAAAAAGACACACGAAAGGAAGGGAGGAAAAAGAGGCTGCATTCACAATGTCGACCGACAAGAGGGATGGCGGGCGCGGTGATTCGGCGACGCGCCGACGACTGCAGGAGCGCGCCGCGGTCACCGCCGAGATAGAGCGGACCGGACCCGAAACGGCCAAGATGACCGCCGATGTGATCTCGCGCTCGCGCATACGCGCCGGACGTCGCCAGGCGCTCGTCAACCCCCATGACGGTGGCCTCTACGACTGGCCGGTGGGCCTCATCACCGCCGACTTTATCAGGCGCGTGACGGATGGCGCGCCCGACGACGTCGTCATCGTCTCTGCGCCGCCGCCGCTGTCGCTGTCGGCCGTGATGGTCGTGCCGACGCGCTGGCCGTTTTGGGCCGACACGGACGAGCGTCGCGCGCGCTGGATGGCCATGGTGACGGCGCAGCGCATGGCACGCGACGTCATCCCGCAGCGCTCGCTCGACAAGTGCACCCGATGCGGCCGGTCGATCATCGATCGACGCCTCGACGTCTACGGCCCGTCGGACCGCTATGCGTCGGGCGACGCCGAGTGGCAAAAGACGGCGCGCGCCTGCAACGCCGCGCGCCGCATGCTCGATCACATGGACAGCCACCCGTCGACGGAGGACGGTCTCTATGAAAAGATGGCCCGTGACGCCCAGCGGCTGCTCATGCTCGTCGTCAAGCAGACCGACGGCTTTTGCTCGCCCGTGTGCTCGGCCGGTGTGTGATCCCGTCGTGTGCCGGTCCCGCTGTTGTCGTCGCCTTTGCGGTCCCAAGAGCGCCGCCTGCACTTTTTTTCATTTTTTTATTTATTTTCGCAGCACACACGCGCACAGGCGCGCGTGCACTGCGGTCGCTCGGGCAGTGGCCCTGGCTTGGCCCGCGTGCGGAGCGGGAGATGATTTTTTTTTGAAAAAAAAAAGAAGACCACAAAAAAAAGAAGACCAAATTCATTCGGGGGGCCTTCTTTTTCTTTCCTTTTCTCGTCTGCGGACGGGGCTGGCAGTGGCGCGCGCTCCCTTCCACGGGACCCAGCAAAGGGGGGAAAAAGAGACCCGCGCTTTTCGTGGGCACACCGTGCCCACGGGGTCGATCCAGTGGACGGCCACTTGTGGCGGCGCTCAAGGGCAACCTCGCGCTCGCCCCGCTCTCGCCGCGGTGCTCCAAGAAAGAACCCGAAAAAAAAAGAAGAGAGAAGATGCAAAGAGACGAACCAGCAGTGGGTGGCAGCGACGACCTCCTCCAAGGCGCAACGCCGATAGGCTACGTGGCCGACGCGTATAGCGGTGAGATCGCTGGCTATTATCTGGGCGTCACTGTCCACAGCGCGAATCAAGCGCTGTTTGACGCAGTCGTGCCGATCGAGCGCCGCGTGGTCCTCATCGACACGGGCTCTGGCGACGCGACGGCGTACGACGCCGCCAGCCTGGTCAACCAGTTGGCGCGCACCGATTTCCGTGACGACGACGGGCAGTTCTACTGGCTCAAGGGACCGCCCGGTCCGTGGCTTCTCATCGACGAGGACAGCGAGCGTCGCATCATCGATCGCGCGCGCCGGCTCGCCACACCACCCGTCGCCTTTCCACAAGGCGACACCTCTCGTAGGGATGTTCGCGCGCCTGTCCGCGTTGGCGTCAGTGCCCGCGAGCGCGCCACCGTGACCGCGCCCGTGGCCGAGCCCTCCGAGTCGGTCTATGTGCGCGATCCGACCCCCTCGTGCCAGATCCTTCCGCCGGGCAGCGCCTACGCCGAGGTGTACGACTTTTTCGATCCTGAGATTAGCCGCGACGAGTTTGAGCGCGAGGTGCCGCCGGCGCGGCGCACGGTCCTGCGCTCGGGCAACTCGACCCTAGCCTACGATGCCGCGCAGTTGCTGCGCGCCACCAAGGGCGTGGCCGGCAACTGGGAGCGCCCGCCCGCCCAACGCACCTATGTACTGTCGACGGCCACCGGTTCGTGCATCTTTGATCGCGACGCCTATCTTGACCTCTTGCGCCGATCCACCGCCGCCGCCGGCACCGCCGACCAACAACAAGAAGAAGAAGAAGAGGAGGCAGAGGCCACAGAGGAGGAGGAGGAAGAAAGAGCGCAAAACATACGCGCGCTCTCGTCGTCGACGCTCGCGACGCGCACGTCCTACGCGCCGGCATTGCAAGGCACATTGGCGACACAGACGCGCACGCGACTCCAACGACAACGGCCTATGACCACAACAGCCCGCGCCCGCGAGGCCGTCCGGCCGCGCATCGCGGCCCCAGTGGCGCCTTTTGCACGCGTGCCGCCGCCGTCGCGCCAGACAGTGCTCCCCGCTCTTCGACCGCAACCGCAACCGCAGCAGGAGGAGCGCCCGAGGCTCGCGCCGACCGCCCGCGCGCTGGCGAGGGCACGCATCCACGAAGCCGTTCAGGGCGCACGTCAAGGCGCCCTCATACGCCTTGTTGGGTCGCCCGACTTTATCGACGTCATGACCGTGCCGCTCGTGGCAGACGACCTCGCTGACGCCCTCGTGCGCGATTTTGCAAGCACCGCGGATCCGTTGCCCGTCGCGCTGGCGTCGCTGGCCGTGCGCTCCCTTGGGGCGCCTGCCCTGTCGGAAGTCGTGGACGCGGCCATCGTGGCCAATCTCGCGCAAAACGACGCGCTCGACGGCGTTGTCATGCTGCGGCGCATGGGATTCGACCCGAGCGACAATGCCATCATCCGATCGATCCTGGCGCGGCTGACAGGTCCGACGCCCGACAGGGAAGGCGCCATCGCCATCATCGATGCGTTGCCGTTGCGCGACCCCACCAACTACCGGCGCGTGCTCGCGGCCGCCGCGCGCCTGGGGTCCATGCCCGTCGTGCGCTACGTGGTCGAGTCTGTCCTGCGCGACAGGCCCATTACGCGCGACGAGGCCACGCTGCTGGCCGACGTGGCCAGCGAGGCCGGCCAGCGCGCGATCGCGTCCCTCTTCCTCGCGCGCGCCGAGCCGCTGGAGCCCGTGCCCGTCAGCGCCGACTATAGGGAGCGCGAGCGCGAGTACCGTGGTGCCTTTTAAAAGACGAAAAAAAAAAGAGAGGGCGACTGCGCAGGCGCGCCCATTTCCGCGACAATGACCCTGCAAAGACGGAAAAAAAAATAAAAAACCGGAACAAAGAAAATCAAAAAAAAAGAGACGGGCCAACCACAAAGAGACAAAGACCACGCAGACACTTTTTCCATTTTTTTTTCGTTTTTTTATTGTTGGTCGTCGGTGGTTTGTCGCTGTTGTTGTTGTTGTTGTCGTCGTGTGCAAAGTCGAGGCAACGCCGAGGTGCGGCGCGCGCGAAAAAAAAACGGTCGAGCACCGAGGCGCACGGGACAGCCGCAAAAAACGACGACCCAATCGCGACACGATATCGATGGGGCGAGCGACGCGCGCCGACCGCCGCATAAATAGGGCAGACGCAGAGCCAGATCCATCCATCGACACCGCCCGCCGATTACCGACCGACATCAGGTGCGCGCGCGTCTGCCTCTTTCGCCCCTTGGCCATGCGGCCGCTCGGCTTTTTTCCTTTTCTCGCCTGGCCTTTGCTCCCTCTTACGGCCGCCATCAGGCTCCCGCGCGCTAATCTTTTTGTTTTGTTTTTTCTTGCGGCCGTTTTTTTGCTGTGATCACAACAAAAGAGTGAGAACCGACAGACACAAGTCCGGCCGCCGCGTATCACCCGAAAAAAAGAAACATGTCGTCCTCTAGCGAATCCATCATCGACAACCAAAACGACAGCGCAGTGCCGGCCGAGTCATGCGGCCAGACCGAGTCTGCCCAGGCCGCGGGTGCCGGCCCTACTGCCGAGATTGTCGACGCGCATGATCCCCTCCAAGAAAAGGCGTCCGACGCACACGAGTCGGCCCCGACGCCCGAGACGACGCCAGCCGACGACGTCCAGCCGTCACCCTCTGACAACGAAGCGTCCAACAGTGGCGCGGCCTCGGACCATGTGACCAACCAGACCGATGACGATGTCGCATCGGGCCAGGGAGAAAAGCGCAAGGAACCCGACGCGCTGGTCGACGCGCCCACCCAAGACGATAGCGTCGGTGGCGACGACGAGGCGGCACCCGCCAAGAAGCAAAAGACCGACGACGACGATGGCGGCGGCGAGCCGACGCCCGCTGCGCCCTCGACGTCCTCTGAGTGATCCTCGTGGCCCCCATTCCTCTGCGTGTTTGCTGTTTCCTTTTTTTTCTTGTGATCATCATACAGGCCGATCCGAGCAGATCAATTTTTAAAAAAAAAAGGAAAAAGACACAGAGACTGACGCAGAGCCATAATCCCTCTTCTTTTTGTTCCTTTTCTCCCATCTTTTTTTTTCTCTGACGGCGGGTCGCGTCCGCCTCGTCGTCAAAAGGGAGAGAGGGCGACTCTCGGGGCGGTCCACGCATGTGCACGGCGACGCGATCAAACCGCAGAGCCGAGTGGGGGAAAAAAAGGAGTCGCGCACTAGGGCAAAACACACGGTCGATCGGGATCGAGGGCGGCACGCGCGACGCCCAAGACAGGCGCACAGAAGAAAAAAGAAAGGAAAAAAGGACAGGAAAAAAGGACGGAAAATGCGCATCCCGAAAAAGATACCCGCGTGGATGGAACCCATGTTTGTCTATCTGGCGAAAAAGGACGGCGCCAGCGCGCGCGCCTACAAGCCCATCATGGGCCTCGTCGAGACCCACTGGGCGGCCTTTGTCGAGGAGTGCTCCGACCCGCCGGCGCCTCGCGCCAAAAAGGCCCCGCCGAAAAAGGAGGCCCCGCCTCCCGACGACGACAACGAGGCCGACGACAGCGACGACGACCCCAGAGCCGATGAGGTCGCCGCCGCCGGCAGCGACATCGAGGACGCAGAGGGCATCGAGGAGCCGCGCGACGACGGCGAGATGGCGGTCGATCCCGAGGAGCAGGCACGCATCGACGCCATGGTGCGCGAGGGCATCAAGGGCATGCCCGAGCCGCTGCGTCAGTCGCTGCGCAAGGCCTACGGGCCGCCGCGCACACCGACCGGGCCACGCCCGATGCCGGCCGCCGCCCTCGGCCCCGGCTGGCGCCACGCCGAAAAGCAGGCCGACGACCTCTACGGCACCTTCCGGTCCGAGGCGGCGAGCGTGGGCGTGCCCGAGGACCACCCGATGGCCCTCTCGGTGTCCAACCTCTATTCGCTCGCCAAGGGCGCCATCGCCGCGCGCTCGTCTGCGCCGGCCTAGGCCGCTCTCTGGTTGCTCCCACGGCACGAGCAACGCCACAGAGCCGGTTTTTTTCTTATTGTCCGGCAGCGCGCGCATATTTAAAAAAAAAAGAAATCCGACGAGAAGAGAAAAAAAGAACAATGAATAGATGAAAAAAGATTGTCCACACGCATCCCATTTTTCTGCAGGCCAGCCGACTTTTTTTTACTTTTGGGTCCTTTTTTTTTCTCGGATGAGAGGGGCGGTCCTTTCGTGTCTTTTCTTTTTCTCCTTTCGGTTTTTTGTTTTTGTCGCCTCGGCTTTGTGCGGTCAATCGCGTGCGCTGCGGTTACGCCTCTCGGGAGAAAGAAAAGGGGGGGGCACCCAAAACCAATTTTTCTCGGCCCGACACAGAGGCGCTCCTTCTTTTTCTTCTTTCGTCCTATTGGCGACGCCGAGGGATCGGCTTGCCCGTCGCCACGGCAACGAAAAAGACGAGAGAAAAACTATTTTTATAGAAAAAAAAGAAAACAAACTTTTTTCCGGTGGCGGCGATGCGGGGCCGAAAAAAGAGAGAAACGGAGGAGGAGGAAAAAAGTCGCACCCGGGCCGTCAGGTCGAGCGCGCAACAGCGGCCCCGCGCCCTGCGACGGCATCCGCGACGGCATAGGTGGTGACGAGACGTCCCGGCGGCAGAGGGTGCGCGCGCTCGTCGACGGCAAACCGCGCGGCGACCATGCCCACAAAGGCGCCGAAACGGCCCATGCGACATGCGCTGCTGATCCCGGCGTAAAACAGGTCGTCCCACGCCGACCCGCTGCCGCCCTCGCGGTCCTGCTGGTCCTGTTGGACGCCGCCGTTGGCATCGTTGTTATCGAGGTCGCCGTCGGGGTTGTTGTTGTTGTTGTATTGCCCGCCGGCGAGTGGCAGCACGACGGGAGGTCCCGTTTGCGAGGCGTCGCCCACGGTCATGAGCGCGGCGAGCGCGTCGAGGAGCGGCCACCACGTGCGTCCCGTGTGTGCATAGGCGCAGGCATGGGGCGCGCACCCGAGCCGCCGGCGCACGGTCGACGCCAGCGAGTAGGCCACCTGGGCCGGATCGGTGCCTGCGTTCCAGGCGCGCATGCTCGGTCCGCCGGCGATGCCGCACGCCGCCGACTCGATGTGCACGGGCCGCCGCGCGGACCGCCCGGCCACGGTCGTCGACGACCAGCCAAAGTCGATGAGATAAAAGAGCCGCCCGTGTGTGGGGATGGCGAGGAGCGGCGCGCCCGGCACGTCCACCAGCCTCACGTAGACGTGGCGGCGCGTCGTGCGCCGGTACGCCACGTTGTCGATCTTGAGGTCGTTGTGCGCGACGAGACGGGTGCGTCGCGCGCGCGCCAGCGCGTGGAGCACGACCTGGGCGAGCGCGGCCAGCAGCATGTCGGCCCACGCGGCGCCGCGCTCGCCGGGCGCATGCTCGGGCGTCAGACCGGCGGCCAGCGCCCACAGCGTGCTGCGGTAGAGCGGCATCACGAGGCACACGTACCAGTCGCCGTCGGCCGCGCAGAAAAAGAGCGCCGCGCCGTAAAAATGGGTCGGGTAGGTGCGCGACAGCGCGATGGGTTCCGACCAGGCGGGCGCGCACACGACATGCGCGCCGCGGTCCGCCGTGCGGCGCGTGCCGGCCCAGCCGCGCGCGAAATCGCCCGAGAGCCGCACGTTGATCACCTTGGCGACGCATTCGACCTCGATCGGCGGTCGACCCCGCCGCCGCCGCCGTCGTCGTCGTTTGACGCCGGCACTGCAACGCGCGCGCGAAACACGCTCGCCGACCGCGCGGCGCACAGACACGCCACGAGGCGGATGCCGGGCGCCAGCGCAAAGGGTCCCGCCGCCGGCGTCACTTCGACCTCGGGCTCCAACGGCAACCGCGGGACGACCGCAGCACCGGCCTTTGCCGCGGCGCGCCACCCCAGCGCGGACGCGCGGGCGAGCCTGCGCCGTGCGAGCCTCTGCCACCGGCGCTCGTCGACAAAGGCGGCAGCCAGCGGCGGCGCTCGCACGTCCCGATCCCGGTGGGTCGCATAGGCACGCTCGGCAAACGGAAAGCACACCCAGCGCGCCGTCGACGGGTGCGCTCCGTGGTCTGTCGCTGTCGCTGTTGTTGTTTGCCGGGTGGCGCCGTCCTCATCCTTGGCGACACCGTCCGGGCGGTCGCTGAAGGGCCGCGACGGATCGTGGCGCTCGCCGCCGCCGAGTTCGGGATCGTCGCGCGCAACGACGCACCGACGAAAGGCCCGCACGACGGCGGCCCGCACGAGGGTCGCACAGGCATCGCCCGGTTCGGGTATGACGAGGCGAGCGCCGGCGCGCGCCGTGGTTGTTGGGTCTCGTGTGTGCGCCGCCATGCGCCCTCTCGGCTTGGGCCCTTTGTTCTTTCCCTCTGGGCGTCGGCAGGCCTTGGCCGGGGCGCTCGCCGTGTCGCGTGTCCCTCTCTCTTTTTTCCCGTCCCGCTCCTCGCGCCACCCGCCCCTGGGCGCCGTCCCCTTTTGTCCCCCCCCCCCAACCCCTAAAAACTTTCCCCTCCTTTTTTTTCCTTTTCCCTTTGGCGTGTGCGCGCTCTCTCTCTCTTCTTGTTTCGCCGCCTTTTTTTTTCCATGAATCGGCGGAGCGTTGCGGGCGGCATCGACCACCGGCGTCGTCTTTTCTTTTCTTTTTTTTTACTTACTCTTGCGGTCTGGGCGAAAAAAAGTCCAAGCGCGCCCAGAGGACCTCCTCCGCCCCTCTTTGTCTCCTTTTTTTGGAGGCAAGGAAAAATGGCCGTCGCGTTGTTGCAGGCGCGGGCACTGTGTGAGAGCGCGCACTGGGATGGCCTTTGCGCACCGTCAGAGCGTGCGCGGGGTTGCGCCCGTGCGCCTCCCGCACATTCGCCCAACCTGCGGTCCACTTTTTTTTTCTGGCGCCCTCTGCCCGCGCGCACCTCAAAAAGTCGCGCCCGCGCGAGGCGCGAGCGCGAGAGGGAGGAGGCGAATAAAAAGTGCCGGCAAGAGAGACAAAAGAGACGGGGCATACGCCGCCAAGGGAGCCATTTTTTCCGACAAAAAAGGAGCATCCGGAAAAAAAAAGAGGTCGGCAAAAAGAGCACGAGGGGGAACAAGGAAGCACCGAGACCATACACCGAGGCACGAGACCGCCCCCGACAGACAGACAGGCAGGCACCAAAGAATCGCAACGACAAACGCCGACAGGCCCGACAGGAAAAAAAAAAAAGAGAGAGGCACCAAGCGAGCGACGAGAGAGGCACATACGCACAGGGAGAGAAGCGCAACACACGCCGGGAGGCCGCCCCTTTTCGATCGACCGCGCGGCGACAAGCGCCCTTTCCCCCGACTTCTTCTTTTCATTGTTTTTTTTGTCCACCGAGGCTCTCGTCGCTTTCCCCCAATCCTCTGACCCATTCCTTGCGCCTCTCTGCGCGCACGCGCCCGTCGATGAGCACAGCGACAAAGAGGAAGCGCCCGGCGCCGGCCGACGAGGCGATGCCGGGCCTCACGGCCAACTGGTACGACGCCGCCGAGATGGCGTGCGCGCTGCGCACCTGCGTGCGCCACGGCCACCGCGCCGATGCCGTGCGCGTCGCCGTCGAGCGCGATCGGAGCGGCGACGGCGCGGGCGTGTTTGCCTCGCTGGCAGCGGCGTGCATCGAGGACATTGGCCTGGCGTCGCCCATGGCCCTCCCGACCGTGCTGGCCTCCATGGCCCTGTGGGAGACCAACGTAGCCGCCGGGCGGCACAAGGAGGCGCGCGCGCACCTGGCTGCGGTGGTGGCCGCGGCGGCGGCGTGGCCCAAGAGCCGCCTCGTGGCCGACGCCAGCATCAAGTCGATCGAGGTCGACCTCGAGCCGCTGGTGGCCTCCATGACCACGGAGACGGCCTTTGACGAGATGGGCGGCCACGCGCTCCTCACCGACTCGGTCGCCTGGGCGGCCTCGATCGCCGAGCCGGCGCCGTCGATGCGCAAGGCCGCGGCGGCAGCGGCCGTCCAGGCGCACGGCCGGATCGACGCCCAGCGCGCCGTGGCCACCTTTGCCGGCCTCGCCCGCGTGGCGTCCGAGGTGTGGGCCAACGGCGTCACGCCCGCCGACATCGAGCAGGCCCAGATGGAGGAAGAAGAGCAACAGCAACCGGAGAAGCCCAACGACGCCGAGGGACACATTCAGTCGGCAGAGGCGGCGCCCACCGGCGAGGCGGAAAAGGCCGACACGCAGGACGCGGCCGCGCTCGCCGAGGGCACCACGCTCATGGTCGAGGAGGGCGTGCTCGCGCTGGCCCACATCGTGCTGGCGCTCGAAGCCATCGAGGGGCGTCGCGTCGAATGGCCGCCCAAGGGCGCGGCGTCGCTGCAGCGACCTCCCTTTGTGGACGAGGCCATGCGCTCGATCAACGCCGAGCCCAGGCCCGACGCGCCCCACCCCTACTGGCCGACCCTGGCCGGGCGCGGCGCGCGCGAGTTTTTCTGTCGTCCCGTCGCGTGGGCCTTTGGGCCGCTGCTGGCGGTCGCGCGCGGGGCCAACTGCGAGCGGGCCGTCATGGCCCTCCTGAGCCTCATGGAGGCGCTCGCGCGCGGTCTCGTCCACGCGCGTCCGGCGCTCACCGCCGCCGTGCTGATCACGGCGCGCCAGGCCGTCGTCTCGTGGGACGAGCGCAAGATCCAAGTACAGGCGCTGGCCACGGAGCCCGACATTGCCGAGGCCATCGAGGCCTACGACGCGCCGTCGGTGACGGACCTCGTCGCGCGCGGTGCGCTCGACGCTGCGACACTCGCCGCGGCGCGCACGCTGATCGTCGACCCGGCGCGCCATCTCGACGGCACGACGGCCCGGCACATGGGGCGCTCGACGCTGGCCGCGCTCACCACTGCCATCGCCGGCGCGTCGACCGATCCCCTCGTCGTCGGTGCCCTCTGGACGCCAGAGGAGATGGCCAAGTCGCACGGGCCGGCACTGAGCACCGTCCCGTGCGACGCGCACCTGGCCGCCGGCGTCTCGCTCCCCGCGGACGACGACGACCCTGTCGGCAGCGCGCCCAAGGTCGACAATGCGTACGCTGCGGTCGACGTTGCCGACGCGGCAGCCCGCGTGCGCGCGTGGGCAGATTCGGGCGACGCGGCGGCACGCATCCGGCATCCTGTCTGGGCGTGCGCTCTGCCCGACGCCGCCTATGTCGTGCCCACGCCGCCCAAGCGCTCGTCGTCGTCATCTTCGACGTCGACGTCGTCGTCGTCGTCCAAAAAGCGCGTCATCGATCAACAACAACCACAGCAGCAGCAACCGCAACCGACGACGGCGACGTCGCGGGCCAAGTCGGCATCGCCCAAGAGACGTCGTGAGACTGGCACCGCCGCCGCCGTCGCGGCAAAGCACGCCGATTGTATTGCGGGCGATGTCGTGCCGGTCAAAGCCGCCGCCGATGCCGAGGCCCCAACGGATGCGGCGCCCGCAGCCAAGAGGCACAAGGCCGACACGCCTGCGTCCCACAATGCCGTCCTCGCGACGGTTGTCGCTGCAGGCACGACAGAGTCTGTGCGCGCGTCCGACGCCGTCGGCCTGCTCTGTCCGGGCCGCATCTTGCGTATCGTCGAGGTCATTTACGAAGAGGTGGAGCCGACCGACGCCATGGACGTCGCCTGCGAGGCCACCGTGCGGCTGACGCGAAGCACGGTCGCGACGCCTGTGACACAAGGCGCCTGCTCAAACGGCACCGACGAGGTGGCATCGCCCGAGACCGTGTCCTCGTCACTGTCGTCGCCGTCAAGTGCGATGGCTGTGGCCGCAACGACTATGTCTGGGCATCCGCCGCCACAACAACAACAACACGCGCCGCCGACGCCAACGGCGGCGCCTGTGCCGGCGCAGAGACCCCCGCCATCCCCCTCGGCGGCCAGTACCGCAGCGACGCCGCGCGCTCCCGCGCGGTTGCGGTCGCGTGCTGCCGACGCGCTCGCGCCGTGCCCCGATCTCGTGGCGAGGCTCGCGCCCAGGGTGCTCGACGACGCGGCCGTCGCGCGCGTCGAAGCGGCGCCGCTCGCGCAAAAGCCCACGCTGACGACGAAAAAGTGCGTCTACATGCTGGCCGACGGCGCCTACAAGGGTCCCTATGCGGTCGACCAGCGCGCCGACGTGGTGCGCGTGGTGCGCACGCTCTACCGCGAGCGTGTCATGCGCGATCTGTGGGGAGACGCCATCGTCGCCCACCACGAGCCCGTGTTTGACCCGCACGCGCGCGTCATCTACCTGCGCATGGACCTCGTGGGCGACCGCGGACCCGACGGCGACCAGCCGTGGTCGACGCTGCCGTTCACGGTCAAGCGCGGCGGCAGCGAGTACGACGTCGAGGTGGTCAACCGCGACAGTCACGGCCTCGTCATCATCAACACCATGGACTGGCTCGGGTCGGAAAACTTTGTGGGCGCCTTTGCCCACGTCGTCGTGCACATGGCCGCGCGCTACCTGATCGACGGCGGCGACGCCAACCTCAACAACATCATCGGGTGCCCGCGACGCGGCGCCTCGTCGGTGACGGCCGTCGACATCGAGGACAACCGCAACTGCAGCAAGAAGAAAAAGAAAAAGACCAAAAAGGCGGTGGCCACCGCTGCGGCGACGACGACGGCGGCCGACGGCGATCCGGCAGAGGCCGCCAGCGAGGCCGAAGCCAGGCCGGCGCCCGCGGCGCCCACCCTCATGCGCTGTCTGTTTGCGCCCGGCCGCGGACCCAAGGCCGACGAGCAGCCCACGTTCGACGCCCTGCTGCGCGAGCACATGGGCGTCGTGCGCGACTTTGCCGACCGCGTGCGCGCGTCGCTCAGCACGGGAGCGCCCACCGAGATCATCCCCGGCGCCGCCGAGTATGCGCGCGAGATTGGCTACGTGGAGGCGACGGCGGGTGCCGAGGTGCCCACGTGCGGACAGGTCGCGGCCCGGCTCGACATTCTCGAAGCGTGCCTGGACGAGTTTGAGGGCATCGGCGAGGAGGACGATGACGGCGCCTCAGTCACCCCGCCGCCTATGTAAGTCCCGGCGGTTTGGCGCGGTCGGCCCGCACGAATGGAAATGCGCGGTCGGCGAGCGGTCCACAATTCTTTTTTTTTTCAAAAAAAAATAAAGAAAAAGGCATCAAAAAGAGTCGAGCAGCGTGCCGGCGAGGGCACGGTTCATGCTGTGTCGACGGTCCGCTCTTTTTTTTTTAAATTTCCTGCCCATGAAAATTCATAAAAAATACGATTTAGGGATGGGGATGGGATGCCAGAGTGGGAGAGTGGGCCGTTGGCCAGTATTGGGGGCAGGGCGCGCCCACATTCAACCCGACCTCTGCGACTCGATTTTATTTGGGGCCGGGAGAGCCGAGTCCGAATGCAGCCGACCGACTTGCGGTCGCGAACCGAACGGGGAGAATTTGTTTCTTTGGCTTGGACATATTTCTTTGGCTCTGCACCGAGAAAAAAAAGCATGGTGTTTTCGCGCCCGTCTCTCGGGATCGAGGGAGCGGATTTTATTTTTTTTTCTGCCGCCGCCGCAATTGGTCGGTCCTTGGTTGAGCAAGAATCATTCGGCTCGCCGCAAACCCGGCTGCGCGGAAATCGACGATGGTCCGTGTGGCCTGTCAGAGGCGCATTGTCCTCGTTGGGATGATCTGTCGGGCCGCCTCTTTTTTGTGTGTGTTGCCATTGTTGCCTCCCTGCGGAGATCGCCAACGGGGGGCGAGGGCCTCGGTTGACGGCCCATTGAAAAAAAAAAAGGATACCAAGCGAGCGCCGCTCAAGGCCGCCTCGAAAGGCACCACAAACTTGCTGTGGGGGTCTCTTTTTTCTAGCCTCCTTTTTCTTTTTTTTTTCCGTACGCCTTGGGGAGGCAACAGACGCGGGCGGCCGTCGCCACCCCTTTTTTCCTTTGCGCCATCTGCGCCCGCCGGTGGGCGGGGAGCCAACGGCGCCGGCCCACTGTCGCCGCCAAAGGGATCTCTGCTTGCGCAGCCGTGTGCCCTTTTCCCCGCTTCCTTTTGTCTCTTGGGTCCGTGGACGGCCCCTCTTTAGCCTTTTTTTTTGTTGGTGCTGCGCGCCTCTCTTTGGCGCTGCCGGTCGCGCGGTCTCTTCTTTTTTTTTGTTCCGGCGCGGGCGCGCTTCGGGGTCCTTTCTCTCTTGTCGTCGTCTCTGGCGTCTGTCGCGCTCCGCTGCGTGCCGTTTTCATGGGTCAGCGTGGGCGAGCGCGCCGCGAGGTTGACGTCGTCGGCACACCGCCACAAGGTCCGCGGCGTCAAGGAAAAAGGGCGCCCTCCTCTACAGCCGCGCGACGCCTACTCTGGCACGCGAGAAGAAGAGAGAGAAAAAAAGAAGAGTCTCTCTGTCCACCCGTGCGCCGGTGCTGTCCCCGTCGACATGCCATCGTCGCCCTCGTCGCCGCGGGCATCGCGTACAGCGCCGCCGCCGCCGCCGCTGTTGCTCTACATTCGCCATGGCGACGATCACCACGACGCCCGCCACGAGGCCCGCTACCCCAAGCACGACCACCCGCTCAACCGTCAGGGCAAGGCGCGCGCCGCGCGCATGGCGCGCAACCTCGTCGAGCGCTACGGCGCGCCGACGGCCGTCTACTGCTCGCCGTTCAAGCGCGCGCGGCAGACGGCCGGCATCATGATGGACGCGCTGGACGACGGCGACCGCGCGCGCGTCACCATCGATCCGGGCCTGTCGCGCTATTTCAGCCGGCGCGAGCAGCGCCGCCCGAGCGTCGGGTCCGACACCCACGAGGCCGGACCGCCGCCCGTGCGCGAGCGCAACGGCGAGTTTGGCCGGCGCTGCAGGCGTCAGTACGAGCGCGTCGTCGCCCGACACTTTTTCAAGGCCGACAGCGACACCGCCAAGCGTGTGCGCGACGGGCGGCCCGTCGTGTGGTGCATCACACACGCGCTCGTGATGCGCCGCGTGGCCGAACGTATCGGCGTCGTCGTACCCGATGACCACGTGCCTTTTCTCGGCTGGTTTGTCGCGCGGCCGCGCACGTCGCGACCGGCCATGCGGGGCTTGTCCGACCACGGCCTTGGGCACTCGTGTCCCGAGCGCGCCCTGGCGGCGGCGCGCCGCGTCGGAGGCGGCCACCACCATCGACGGCGTCGCCGCAAACACGACCCTAAAAACGACAACGACCCCGACGGCGGCCGCGATCGCAAGAGGGGACGCGGCGACCGCGCGGCCGCGAGCGACGCCAAGGGTCGCGATCGCGCCAGGAATCCCAAGAGGCATGTCGCCGACGCCAAGGATCACAAGCAAAACAAGGAGGCCCGCGATCGCCGCCGCCATACAAAGAGGCCGCGCATTCGCCTGTGCCTCGAAGAAAAGGCCAAGCGCCGACCGCGCGCGCCGACCACGGGCGCCTAGGCGGGACTCGCCGTCCGCGCGCATCTGCCCTTTTGACATCCGACCCGGTGCGCAGGGGTTGCCATCCCTAACCTCTTGCAGCGGGCGCGACAGTCCAATTTATATGTGTGCGCGTGCGCGCGCCAATGTTCCCCGGGACTCGCCCCTTTGCCCACCAAAAAAACAAGGACAAGAAAAAAAAGTGTCGGAAAAAGCAGCGCCGTGGCTTGTATCCAGAAACAAGAGAGAAGGCGCCGACGGCGCTTGTTTATGGCGGGTCGGCCAAGGGCCTCGGTTATTTGGGTTTGTCAAGTCGGAACGTACGCGCGAAATTCATATCGACTTATAAAAATCGAACAAAAAAAAAGAAAAGAAAAATTCCGACAACGGCGAGCGGGGTCGTACAGACCGAGGTCGCTTTGTGCACTTTGGTCCAAAAGTGAGCACAACTGCGAATCGGTCGCGCTCGCTCCTGGACCCGAGTCTGAATAACTGGTTTTATGCGACTCTTTCCGTCCTCCAATTGATTTTGCGCGGTTTTGTCGACGAACGATTTGATGCTCGCCCACGCCGCCTAGAGCCGCAATGGGCGACCATTCCGCCAAAGGGAAAAATAGCCCGCTGACCGGACGTGGCTGGTCGATGGCTGCGAGCGCATGCACTCCTTTCAAAAGAAAAAAAAGGGTTCCGCAAGGACGCCTCTTTGTGCACCAGCGATGAAAAGAAAAAGAGGGGCCAACAGCCACAGGGGGCGTGTATTTTTTTCCGACGATTGCAACAAAGAACGGGGCGCGCCGCCGGCGACACACACAAGGCCCGACGACAAGAGGGAAAAAACGCGAGGCCGCAAAGGGACGCCTCGCGTGAAAGGGGAGAGAGGAGAGATGGGGCGGGACATGGCCAGAGCATGCTCCTGCAACTAGACATTGGTCTTGGTCCAATACAAAGTCGAGTCGCCGTTGAGGTAGATGACGCCGGCGACGGTGGTGCCCATGTAGGTGCCGTGGGTGCTCTTGAGGGTCCACTGGTTGCCAGCGTTGATCAAGATATCCCACTGCTCCCAGGCGCCCACCGACGTGGCCTCGGCGCGCACCCAACCGCCCGGATTGGCGCCCAGATAGCGGCCGTTGAATCCCTTGAAGGTGTACTTGCCGTTGGAGAGTCGAGCGACGGTCCACTTTTCCTTGTAGGAGGCGCCATACCACAGCGACTTGACGCTGCCGTCCTCCTGCGGCGTCAGTTGCTTGCCGCTGATGGGCGACACCAACGTGACCAACTGCGACAACGGTTGGGCCGTGGGGCTGGGCGTCACCGACGGCGTCGGGGAGCGCGTGGGCGTCGACGACGGCGTCCTCGTCGGCGTGGGCGAGTTGGACGGGGTGGGCGCCACCGGGTGGTTATATTCGATGATGACGCCGCCGTCGGCGCCCGGACCGTTTTGCCCGTTGGCTCCGCCGGGCGGCGCCACCGAGCCCGATCCGCCGCCGGAGCCGCTGTTGGCCGGCGGGTACTCGCGCCAAAACTGGTAGCCGTTGCCTCCCTGGCCGTTGAAGCCCGCGGCACCGCCCCACGAGATCAGCGTCCCGTAATTGGTGGTGACCAGCCGGCCGGTGCCGCCTATCAGGTAGCCGTCGGCCTTGGTCCAGCCGGCGCCGTGCACGTAGGGCTGGTAGATGTCGTCGTTGACCCGACCGTAGCCCGCTCCGGCGCCGCCCGCCTTGACGTCGCCCGCGAGGGCTCCCTCTGGCGGCCCGCCGGACGGGTTGTCGTCGACGGCGCCCGGCGGATTACCGCCGCCGGGCACGGGTCCGACGGCCGACGACGAGGCACCGCCGCCACCGCCGCCGCGGCACCTGTCCCACGAGTGGTAGACGGATTTGCCGCCGCCGCCGCCATAGGCCGTGGCGCGAAACAGTTCAACGCCGTCGGGGTCCAGGGCGACGACCGAGGTCTCGCCGCCGTCGCCGCCGATGCTGCCCGCGGTGTTGTCGTCGTCCACTATCGCGCCGCCTTTGCCGACGCTCAACACCCAGCGGACGTCGCTGGGCGCGACAGCCCATTGCGCGTCGCCCGCCGTGCGGTTGAGGATGGCCGAGCCGCTGCCGCCGCCGGCGCCGCAGATAAAGGACGACGAGGACGCGCCGCCACCGCCCCACAGCGTCACCGAGACGTCGGTGGCGCCCACGGGCGCGGTCCAGTTGGTCGATGCGCCCACAAAGACCGTGTAGCGGTAGGCGTCGACCGCAGCGGCGCAGTACAAAAGGGCCAGCAGGGCCATCGTCGCGCCGGTCGCTCGCGAGGATCGGGAGGAAAGAGGCATCCTTTCTTCTTGTTTGTCGGTGTCGATCGTCGTTGATCGTTCTTTGCTCGCGCCGTCTTACAGCGAGGCGCGAGCGTATTTTTAGCCCGGCGCTCCTGTCGGCGACAGCGGCGTCGAGCAGAGACGCGGGCGCGTGGCCGACGCTGTCGGAAATCGTCTGAAAAAGGCTCGATCCGACCGGCGCCTTTGCGCGCGCCCGCCGGCCTCGACGGCGCATTCTCGGAGGTTTTTGGCGCCGGGGCGGGGGTGCGCGCGTCCATCCGGCGGGGACGGGTCCCTGCAAAAAAAAAAAGAAAACAAAAGAAAAAAAGAGAGACAAAAGGAGCGCGCGGGCTTTCGGTTTGTTTGTTTTTATTCATATTTTGTTTACGGCGGGCGGCCGGCGCGCGGTTGGCTATGCCCGAGGCGACCGTGGCGCCCATTCATTCGCGGGCGCATCCGCCCACGTGCGTCTCTTTTCGCGCAGTCACCTATGGCGTCTTTTCTCCGCAACTTTGTCGCAGCGCCCCTACTGCGGCTCTGTTTTTTTTTACATTTTGCAGTTGTTGTGTCGCCGTCGCCCGCCAAAGGCGACGCACGCATCCGCCTCAGCCAGACAGCCGCTTTTTCGCTGGCAAGAGGCAAAAAAAGAGAGCAAGCCGCACACCGACGACCAACAACGCGGCACGGCGACTGAAACAGGAAGACCTGCCGGACCGACGAAAAAAGGGCACCTCGAATGGCCGCGATCGGCGTCCTCACCGACGACATACTCTACTACATCGTCGACACCTACCTCGACGATCGCTCGCTGGGCGCGTGCCTGCTGGCCTGGCGCCGCTTTCACGTGCTCGACGCCGCTCGCCTCTACCAACGCAAGTATCGCCTGGCGACGCCGTTGGCCCTGTGCGCAGCGGGCGACATGGACGGCTTTGATTACGTCTCGCAGCGGCCCGACCTTTTCGGTCGCATGCCATCCCCTGCGGAGCGGGTGTGCGCCGCACAGACGGGCGGCCACGCCCGCATGACGGTGCGTCTCATGCGCGACATGGAACCCGTCGAGCGCCTCGGTGTGCGCCAGTGGTCCTTCCTGGCGCTGGCCGCCGCGCTGCGCGGACCCGACGACAGAGACCTCGCGTGGCTGTGTCATAGCGACAACCGCCCGCACGGGCCATGGGACGACGCGGCGCTTGTTTGCGCTTGCGCACACGCCATGAAATCGGGTCATTCCCACAACGCCGTCTTGGCCGCCCTGGACGCCATCAAAACGCTGGCGGGCCTCACGGTGGCTGTGCCGCGCGACATATGGTGCCGGCTGTCTTGCGTGGAGGAGACCCCCCTACCGTCCGTGTCGCCCATCGACGTCGATATGGTGGCGTCGGTGCTCTATAGCCACATGGCGGGGCCGGCAGCCCGCACAGACTATGTGCACGAACTCATCCGCCGAGGCCATTTGCGTCTCTTGCTCGACCTCATGGGCGACGACGCGCTTACGCGTCTCCTCGTGTCCACCGCCTTTCGCCGCAACACGCCCGTGTCGGCGGGCGACATCGATAGCGCGCTCTGGCTCTATGACCATGTGGACACGCACAACATGGTCTGGGATCGCTCGGCAAGCCTGTTGCGCCTCGCCGCCGCCGTCGCGCGCTCCAACAGAACCGATCTCTTTGGCGGCATCGACTCACGCGCCGCTGCCATGCATGCCCAATTCCCAGAGTCGGCACGGACGCCCGACTGGGGGCATGTGTGCGTCGAAGCGAGCGTGGCCGGTCACGTGGCGGCCACCGAATGGGCTCTGGCCCATTGCGCCGACGCGCGCGCGTTCCTCAGCGCGTTTGAATACTACCGCCACTATGAGCATGCGGTGCTCCCCGTGCGATACCAGGGGTGCAGCGGCGTGGCGTGCACCGCGAGGTCGCCTCTGGTCATCCACAGGGATCGACGCGATCTGTTTGCCCTGCTGATGGACCGTCGACCCCGGCCCGGCATCCCGCAGGACGAGATCGACGCGCGCGTCGACATCATGGTCGACATCACCGTCCAGTGCGCGCTTTCGCGTGGCGACCTTGGCGTGTTGCGCCGCGTCCACGCCGTCGAGCCCCGACTCGTGGAGGCGGCCGTCGAACGAATGCGCGTGTCCGTCGACTCTCCATGACCGATCGGCTACGTAAATTTTTTGACGGTCGACACTGTTTGACCGCGGCGCCCCAGTCGGCTTGGGCGGGAAAATCAAACTGCATCCGCTAATAAACAGTACAAAAAGCCAAGACGAAATCAGTAGAACAAATAGTTGGATAAAACCGGCTATTTAGACACGAACATGGGCCAAAATTTGCAAGCCGAGTTTGGTTTATGTGTGTGTCTCAAAAGGTCGTTGTCAAATTTTTTAGTCCTTTTGGATCTGCTTTGTTTCGTTGGCACAAACTCTACGCGCTCTGACTTGACCGCGCCAAACCGGATGACCGAGACTTTTGTTTGGTAATGAGTCGGCCAACCACAAACAAGCATCTCTGGCGAGCCCACGAAAAACAAAGAGACCTCTTTTGGCGGCCTGCGCGTGCATCCGCCCAGACAGGCGACGGCTACATGCGATGACGGCAACTTTTGTCCAACAAGATAAAAAAAGAAAGAGGCAATACGCGTTGATTTCCTTGTCTTTTTTTCTTCATTCAAGATGTTCTGTCGACGTTTTTTATTTGTGGTGTGGGCGCGCCACACAGAGCAAGTCGCAGCGAGCAGCCGTCTAGGGCTGTGTGTCGGCATAGGCCGGCGCCCACGAGGCATGCACGGAAAGGCCTTGCGCTGACCAACGCGCCAGAATGCCGTCCGTCACGGCGAGCGCGTTGCTATCACGGGACATCTCCTGGGCAACGGCGTTGTCTGGTCGACCGATCGCATCGTGCTCGCAAAGAGCACGATGGCCACCGCTGTCGGCAATGACGTGCTGGTCGCCGCCACCATCGTCCTCGGCATTTTCCAGAATTTCGGCGCTGCTGTCGGGAGGCAGTGGCCGCGTGACCACAGTTGTTTCTCGACCGTGGCATCGGCCGATGACGTCCCCCTTGTTGTCGTCGTCGCCCTCCTCATCCTCCTCGTCGAGCAAGAGAGCGCCGATATCGCCATCGATGTGCACCTTGCACATTGTACCCTCGCGCGCAGTTGGGGTTTGGTCCTTGTGCGCTTTTGACGATTGTCTGCAATCGCGCACGCCCTCGTCATCGTCATCATCGTCACTCCCTTTGGTGTCTGTCGACGACTCGCTGTCATCCGACATGCTTTCCGTCCAGTGGCGCTGGACTTGGTCCGCGGGCGCGTCGGTATCGTCGTCATACACAGTCCGTGGGATGACTGGGCCGTCTGCGTCGTCTTGGACAGTATCGAGCGCGCGGTGCGCGCCGCTGTCGGGTCCGTGTGAAGATGCCGACCTGTTGCGGCGCCGGTTGGCGGCCCACAGTGCCAGCAAGGCGCAGCCACAGAGGCCGACGACAAAAGCGCGCCTGACGCCGGCCTCGCACGAGGGCACGCGGCCGAGGGCGTCACAGAAAAACTGTGGCGCCGCCCCAAGAAGCGCGTGGATCACATTCATGCTGTGCGCCGACGCCGTCGTTGGCCTTTGTCTTGTTGGGTTTCTCCTTTTTTTTCGGTGGCGCTACTCTTTTTCTGTCTATCTCTGTCTCTCTTTGCCTTCCTGTGGCTCGTCCCTTTGTCGGATACGTGGAAAAAAAAGAGAGAGCGCTTGGTTTGTGGGCGTTGTTGCTGCTCGGTCGGACTCAAGACCTTTTTTTTGTAAAAGAAGAAGAAGAAAAAAGAAAAAGGTTAGGCACGCTTCTGGGCGAGCGCGTCCACTTGCGCATTTGGCGCCTTGAGAGCACATCTTTTTGTCTCTCTTTTTCTTTATTTTGCTGGTTCACTTTTTGTGCGCGGTGCCGCTGGCGGCTCGGCGTCGGCGATGCATGCCCATGTTATTATTCGGCGGCCCGTGCGGCCATTTGTCTGGTCCCCCGTGTGGCGGTGGACCAATTCCCGAGCGGAGGGAGGGTGGGAGGGACCGCCACCAAAGGGCGCACCGGCCACTTTAGCGCGCGCCATCGCCACGCAGCGGCGCGCATTGGGCGCCCACGAGTTGACCGCCGCGATGGCGCGCGCCGAAAGAGACCGAGGCGCCGGCGGTTCAGTGCCGGCTTTTTTCTATTTTTTTTTCTTCCGTTCTAGGCAGGCCAGCAGCCATGGCCGCGCGACGCGCGCGCGTCTCGGGACACCGGCCGGCCGTCGGGCGTGATGGCGTCGATGGCCGAGCGGACGCGGCCGCGCAAGTCGTCGTGGCGCTTGCCGGCCCACGCGAGGCCGCCAAACACGAGCACACCGAGGAGGCCGAGAATGATGAGGCCCCAGATCCAGCCGCAGTGGGCCGCCGTGGTCGAGCGCTTGACCTCGGCGCAGTCGGTGGCGGGACGCTCGGCCGGCGGCGGCGTGGCGGCGTCGTAGACCGGGTTCCACGCGGTGGGCGCCGCCGTGGCATTGGACTCGGGGTCGTAGCACTCGAGGTAGGCGACGGCCGGGCCGACGAATCCCACCGGCTGTTCCTTGCGCCGCAGGCACATGCGCGCCGCACAGCCGTCGCGAATGACCGACGGGCAATAGTAGTGGTTGAGATGGTCGTGCTGGCGTGACATGGTCGGTTTTTGTGTCGTCCTTCTTGTCGAAAAAAAAAAGAGAGAAGAGAAAGAGGAATCGGGTCGGCTTTCCTTTTTTTCGGTTCCTTTCCTTGTCCGAGGGTCTTGTGCTTGGTCGAGCCGACGGGCGAAAGGGAAAAAAAAAGAAAGTGCGGATGGTGGCGACGGCCGTGTTATAGGGAGCCACGCGCCAAAGCGCTGCTCGCGCCCCGACGCCTCTGCCGGCGGCCGCTCGTGCGCGCGTCGACGCGCTCTGGACGTGTTCCCGGCTCCTCGCGCGCGCGCGCACGTGGCAGGCCCTTTGCTTCCCGGCGCCGCCGACGCTCACTCCTCTGTTTTTTTCCCGCTCCCAATGCCGCGCCCTTGGGCACGCTCGTGTACGACAAAGAGGCTGTCCTCTCGCGACCTCTCTCTCTCTTTTTTATCGTCTTTTTTTATCGTCTTTTCTGTGCCGTGCCTTTTTTTTCTTTTCCTGGTCCTTTTCGTTTCTCGCTATGACGCAATTTTCTTCTTTTCTTTCTTTTGTCTCGCCATGCGCGAGGCCTGCGGATGGCGTCGGCGAGGCTCTCTCTTCTCCGGGTTCTTCTTCTTCTTGCTGCCGCGCGTTGGGTGAGCGCACTCGCGGGCCTCTTTGCGAGCCAATGCGCCGGGCACGCGAGCGGGGACGCGCACGGCGATCCACTCTTGGGCGCGGCCCGCCGGTCGGGCGCACAGTGCGCTTGCCGGCGAAAGGGGCCGGCCAACACGGAAAGACGGCCCTCCCGCCCCGCACAGCCGACACCGCCGCCCGCACGTGTCCTCTATCGACCCGGCCCGGCCCCCGTGCTCGCGACGGGACAGGAAAGAAAACCAATTGAGACAGATAGAGAAAAAGGAAACCGAGCAATAGACGGCGATTGCCACTGCAGCAGCACACGATTGCACAGACAACAATGTCGGCATATATGGAGATGGCGCGACCGGCGCCGCTTGCGCCCGCGTCGCCGCCCGTCGTGCACGGCTTTGACGCGGCGGGCAACGGCGTCTGCCTTTCGCCCACGCTCGTCCACAACGGGTACCACGCGCAGGCGTCCGAGGATGGCGCCTACGACTTTGACGCCCATCCGGATGCGCCCTACCACGTGCTCTTGATGGACGGCAGCGACGACGAGGCCTATGACGACGCCGATGAGTTTGGTCGCCCGCGTGTCGCCCACGCGCCCGGCGTCGGTGGTCACTACTGGTCGCCCGGCCAAACCGCGACGGGCGCCGGCGCTGCCGCCGCCGCCGCGTCATCCGAGGCCGTCGGCCGGCAGATCGCGACCATGCTCGAGAGCCTGGCCGGCCTCGACAGCGGCATCGCGAGCGCGGCCGCGGCCATGTTTGTGCCCACGGTGATCGTCGACGAGGGCGACCACGCGCGGGCGGTCGCCGACGCGGCGGTCTCGCGCGTCTCGCACATGCGCATGGCCGGCACCTCGTACACGCCCGACCCCATGGTGACGCGCGGACGCACGCCCGCGCACAAGGCGACCGTGCCCAAGTCGACCGCGCCCGCCGAGACCGAATCGGGTGGCGAGACCTATGTCGTCGAGCGCACCACCAACCTGGTCTACTATGATGATGACGACGACGGCGACGATGACGACAACAACGACCACGACGAGGAGCGCCGGCACGCCAGACGCCGGGTCGTGCACGGGGATGCCTATGCCTACCCCGCAGCGGTGCGACGTCGCCAGGACAGGGAGGCGCGCGCGCCGCCCTCGTCATCACAGGCTCCCACCGCCTCGTCCTCCTCCTCTTCTTCTTCGTGTCCATCGTCGTCGTCTTCTTCTTCTTCTTTTGGTTCGTCCTCGTCGTCCTCCTTCTTTTCAGGAACAACCTTTGGATCATCGACCCAGCCGACGACGTGCGCTTCGTCCTCGGTCGACTCGTCACCCTCATCCTCATCGTCGTCGTCGTCCGACACAAGCGACAGCAGCAGGCCGCGTCGTCGACGCAGGCGCGACCCGTGCTCGCCCTCGTCGGGCGACACCGTGTCGATTTCGTCGATCTCGGCGCCGTGGGCCTCGGCCTTTTCCACGGTCTCGTCGGCAGCGTCGACAACGTCGCGCCTGTCGTCCACGGATTCGACGTCGAGCGACTCGGCCCTGACGATTCCCAAGCGGCGCAATGGCCGCCGCGGCCACGCAAAGAAGCGCGCCTACGACTCGACGGCCACCGATGGCGACTCGACGGCCACCGACGTCGAAGAGATTGGCAGACGCGCGCGCCGTCTCGTCCAGTTGGCACGGATCGCACAGGGCGCCGACGGCGATACCGACGACGCCGACACGGTCGACCCGCACGCGGTGGCCTCGCGCGCACGCCACAACCGCCGCCGCTAGGTCTCCCTTTATTCTCTCGGCATGTTTTGGGTCTGCCTGCCTGCCTGCCATTCGGCAGACGCCCTGCAAAGGGGCAGAGAAAGAGAAGCCGCCGACGCAGGGTGATGCCGTCGGGAACGGGGGGAAAAAATAGAGAAAGAGACAACACTGCCCCGGCGGTCGTGCCCGAAAAGTCCAGGGAAAAAAAGGCTGCAGATCAAAAAAACACAGAGAAAGAGAAAAACAAAAAGGGGTTTCCCCCGTGGGCTGTGATCTCTCGTGCGCGGGCGCACGCGGGCGTCGTCCTCCTTTCGCGCGCGCACGGCACGCCACCGCAGAGAGAGAGATAGTGCCTTTTTTTCCACCTCCCACCTGGACAAACCAACGGCGGCGTCCAAGAGATTCCCTGCGTGTGCGTCTACACACCACTCGATCGTGACACACACACACACACACACGTACGGCTCTGCGATCGGCTGCGAGACGGGAAACGGAAACAGGGCGCGCGCGCGTGCAAGAACGCCGTCGCCTGACCGCTCTTTCTTTTCTTTTTTCTCTTTTCTTTTCTTTTTTTTTAGGGCACACAATCCGCGCGGCGATGGCTTCGAATGCGACGCGCCAGCGGCCCATCACGCAGGCCTGGGACTTTGCCACGTCGACGGTGGCGGCCGTCGGTAACGCAAAGGCGACCCAGCCGGCGCCGGTCGGAGGATCGGCGGCCGACCGCGCCCGCCAATGGTGGGCCTCGAATCGGTTCGGCGGCGACGCCGCGGCGGCCACCACGGCGTATGCCTACACGCGCGCGCATTTCGAGGCCGCCGAAGCCGACGGACGCAACCGCCTGGCCGCCGCCGTCATGGAGGGCCACCACGCGCGGTGCCAGTAGGCGGCCGCCTTTTCTTCCGGTCGATAAAAAAAAAGAGAAAATCGAGGAGAGAAAGTCGTCTGCGTGCGGTCCTCTTGCGCCCGCACAAACCGCGCGAGGGTAAATAAAAATAAAAAATAAAAAAATACGGGAAAAAAGAAAGAGACAGCGAGACAAAGGGGGAGACGGTTTTTTCCTCTTTTTTTTTGTCGCATGCGAAACTTGCTCTGCGTTGGTTGTTGTCGGTGCTGTTGCCGTGTGCGGTGTGGCTGTTGTCGATGGGGGAGGAGAGAAAAGAAAAAGAAGCACCTCTGGTGGGAGATGCCGTCGCCCTAAAAGGCCCACGGGCCGGCTGTGGGCTCGCAGCGCACGCCGAGCCAAAAGGAAAACAAGAGCGCGAGGAGGGGAAAAAGGGAGGGGAGCGCACGCCTCCCGGCTCAAGAGCACCAAGGACAAGCGGGGATCGTGCCGAGAGCGCCGAGAGGGGGAAGAAAAAGACCGGGCGGACCGGGCAAGCGCGCACGCGCACGAAAGAGGCCGCGCACCGGAAGCGACTCGATCGCACACAAAAAGAAAAGGGACAACCCGAGCGCCCCGACAAAGCAAGCGGCACAGCGCGCCTGGCGGCCAACAGGCGGACGCAAAAAAAGAAGGAGAGCCCAAAAGGAGGGCCGAAGAAGAAAAAAAAAGACGACGCAGGGGCCGCGCCAACAGGGAGGCAAAAGGGACCGACCGAGCGACCACGTGGGAGACATGAAGGGCCATGAGCACCATCGTCACCGCCGAGAGTCCTCGGCGACGGCGCCGCCGCCACGGGTCAGCCGCGCCGACGAACAGAGCGCGCCCGCGCGCCTGAGCGCACGGCGGACGTCCATGTCGGCGACGTGGCACACACATAGGTCCGACATCGAGTCGACGCCGGGCGCGTCGCGCCGGCCATCATCATCATCATCACGCTCATCGGCGCCGTCGCCGTCTATATCATCGTCGTCGTCGCCGCCGCCGCTGCTGCGGTCGTTGGTGGTCTTTGGTGCGCCCGCGTTCGACCCCGGCACAAAGTACCTCCAACGCATGGGACCGCTCACGCCCACCGAGTCGGTCGTGCCGCTCCCCATGTCACTCGACGACGAACAGCAGCGATCATCCTCATCATCCTCGCGCTCGGACCGGCATCGGAGCAGGCGGCGCTCGGGCGATCGGCATCGAAACAGCGCCAAGGGCGCGCGCATGGAGGACAGCGCCGTTGTGGTGCCACGCCTCGGACCGGCCGCCGGCGTCTCGCTGGCCGTGGTGGCCGACGGCCACGGGTCGGTGCCCATGCTCTCGCGGCGCATCGACTCGACCGATTCGACCGAGCCCACGGTCTTTGTCGGCGGACCCGAGTGCGCGGCTCTCGCGGCGGCCTCGGCTTCGCGTTACCTGGCGCGCGTGGCCGACTTTGTCGACATGGGTCGCCTGACGCGCGAGGGCATTGCATGCGTGCTCCGCGACGCCTTTGTCTTTGCCCAGCGCACGTGCGCCGAGGAGACGGCACGCGGCTGTCTCGTCTTGGACGCCGACCAGCGCGCGCCGACCGACCGCCGTCAGACGCTGGCGCGAGGGGGCCGAGGGCAAACCAATGCGCCATCAGTGTCCGTGTCGACGCCAGCATCATCATCATCGTCGTCGTCATCATCATCACTGCCATCGTCGACGTCGCGTCAAAAATCGGGGAACGGCGCGCCCAGGCGCCTCGGCGGCCGGCTCGATCGGAGCGCCATCGACGGCGCCTACTTTGCCAAAGTGCACGGGCCGGCGGGCGCCGGTCTCCCCGAGCGGGCCGATCCGCGCGCGCTCGTGGTCGTCGACAAGGTGCGCGTGCCCTACCGACCCGCGGGCGCCAACGGCGCGCTCGGCCCCGAGGGCCACCTGGTCTACTACGTGACGTCATCGGGGCGGCGCACGCTGGCCGAATACGGCACGACCCTCACGGCCGTGCTCACGACGCCGCTGCTGCCGTCGGACGTGCGTCACGGCCGCGCCGCCGCCGGATGGGCCGGGCGCGTCTTTGTCGCGCACGCCGGCGACAGCGACGTCTTTCTCTTCCACCGCGATCCGCGCGCGGCGCGCCCCCGCCACGTGCCGGCGCGCCTCACCGACGACCACACGCTTTCCAATCCCGACGAGGTGGCGCGTCTGGCGCCCTACGGCGTCGGCGTGCACCACCCGTACTTTGTCGTCACGACGGGACCCGAGTGCGGCCAGATGCTCATGCCCTCGCGCTCCCTGGGCCACGTGCTCATGTCGCAGCACCGCATCACGGCCGTGCCGTCGATTGCCACGGCGCTCGCCGCGCCCGGCGACGTCGTCGTCGCGGCCAGCGACGGCCTCTGGGCCTCGTACGGCCTGTCGGGCGGGTGGCAGGCGCCGAGCGTGCCTCCGGGCGCGCCGCCCTACAGCGGCGAGACCCTGTCGGCGCTGCGCGTGGCCGCCGTGCTCGACGGGCTCGCCGAGGCGATCGCGCGAGGCGCCGTCGGTCCCTCGGACGTGGCGCGCATCCTGCGCGACGACCTCGTGCGGCACGTGACGCGGCGGCGCGACAACGCCGCCATTGTGGTCGCCATCTGCCGGCCCGTGTCGGCGACGGGCGCTCCTGCCACCGAGCGGTCCACGACGGCGACGAACCGCGGACGGCGCGTGACGCGCATCGACCCACGCCACCAGTGAGCGGCCGTGTGGTTCCTTTGTTTTTTTTTCTTGCCTCTCTTTCTTTCTTTTTTTTTCACGTCTTGTGCTCTCTTTTCTTGTTGGCGTCTGTGCCCCTGGTGTGTATGTGCGCGCGTGTGTGTTCACGTCGCCGCCCCGCAACCTCTGTTGCGCCATCGGGAGGCCACCCGCGCATAAAAAAAAGACCATGAAAAAAGCGTGCCTATGCGCAAGGACCCCGCAGGGGGCGCGTGCGCTTGTGCGCTCCCCTCTTTTTTTCCCCTCGGGACCAAGCCGGGGGCGTCCCAGGGCCGCGTGCCGACCACGACAGACCCCGACCCCCTCTGACGCCTTGCTGCCGCCGAATTTTCCTCTCGTCGTACCCGCCGACAATCGCGCGATGGAGAGAGGGAAAAAGAGTGACAGACGCGTGGAAAAAAAGGTCGACGGTGGGCAGGCTCTTTTTTTTCTTGTTTTTTTCATTTTTTTTTTCGAGACCCATGTTTTTTCCAGGAGAAAAAAAGAAAGAAAAGGCGGACCTGAGAAAAGGCGTCCAAAGTGCCATGCGGGATCGTCTCTGTTGTTCCGCCGCTGTCGCGTCGCGCCGGTGGCGCTAATAGTTGTTGGCGGGCGCGCGGACGCGGCGCGCCATGCGCCCACGAGGGCGCGCGGGTGCGCCCACGACGAGGCGCACAAACGCTGCCACGCGCGGTTCGCACCGAGCCGACAGGGTCGACCCGTGTTCTTCGAGGGCGAGGGCGGCCGACGCCAACACCGAGGCCCACGGCGCAACCCAGCCGTCGACGCCCGACGCCGCCGCCAGCACGACAAACAGGGCCGTATAAAGGACGTCGACCGCCAGGGCCTTGCGCTGAAGGGCGACCATGCCAAAGAGCGCCGGCGGCGTGGAGCCGGGTCGCCGGCGCGATCCGACGAGGGCGTCGGCGGCGCGCAACGACCACGCCAGCGCCGCGGCGACCGGCAAAAGCGGGTGCACGTGTGCCGCGGCCAGACCTGCGGCAACGGCCGCGTGGCCATCGACGACGATGTGCGCGGCGTCCGTCCCCGACAGACGTCCATAGGTGCGCGCATCGCAGGCCAGGCTTGCCGTCGATGCGACCACCCACGCGACACACGCGGCGCGCCACGCGTGGTCTACCCCGCACCACGCCGGTAACACGGCCGCGCACGAGACCAGTGCGAGGTAGGGCGCGGCGGCGCGGACGAGGGAGTCGTGACCCCAATAGTGCGTGCATCCGGCGCCGACGCCCGAGGCGGCGGCGACGAACCACCACCATGCGTGCGCGTCAGGGGCCAACACGACGGCGAGGGCGTAGGTCAGGGCGACCGCGGCAGCGGCGGCGCGCGCCTGCGCGGTCCACAAGAGGGCACGAAAGGGCACGTCGCCATAGCCCACGAGGAGGCCGCAGCGCGCCGCCAGGCACGGGGCGGCCCAGAGCACGACGGCTGCCGCGCACGTCAAAAGGTCGATCGCCGTCTCCATTTCACGTGACGCCTTGGTGGTTTGGGGGTCCTTGTCTCTGGTCTTGTCGTCGTCGCCGTTTCTTTTGCCGTCTTTTTTTTTGGCCGGTTCCCGAGCGTCCCTCTCCTGTTGTGCTGTCGTGCGGTGGATGCCTGCGCTGGGTGTGCTTGGTGCGCGCGCACGCGAGAGGCCACGGACCAGCCGGTTGCCTTTGCCGCCATTTTTTTTCCATTGGGGGAGAGTGTGGCGGCGAGGAGAAGGAGGGACTGCTGCGGCGTTTTCTTTCCCGTGCCGGGGCGTGATGTTCGCCACGGCAAAAGGCCGCGCGAAAAAAAGGGGGTGGCCCGGTCGATCCTTCTCGCCGCCACTCTGCCGTTTTTTTTTCCACACGGCCTCTTGCCGTGGCAGGCCAAGGGCGCGCAAGGACGGGACCGCGCCGCTCTCTGCTTTTTTTCCCCGCCCTGTCGCGTGGGGGTTGTGTCGCGTCGCATCGAAAGCCCATGCAGCCTAGGCAAAGACCATCGTCCGCTCGCTCGCCACCGCCTCTTTCTTTTTTTTTTTCGCCCCACTCGCGGTCTCCTTTCCGTTGGCCCGCCGCTGCCCGAGAGAGACACCGCCGCACAAAGAAGAAAAAGGTACCCGCCAACCTTTTTTTTTCTTTTTATTCCGTGACATCCGTCGCCCTGGTTTTCTCGTGCCCAGCCGTCGCCCTGGCGATGCGCCACGCGCACGGGGCGGCGGCGGCGGTCGCGCCCGTCGGCCCTCTCTCACACGTCGCGTGTCTCCTTTTTCCGCGCCTCACTAGGACAACCCGCACCCGCGCGCGAGCACCGAGCCCACCCCGCATCACACCCCCCCCCGTCATGTCGCGCCAGTCTCCTTTCAACGCCGGTTTCGGCGCCCAGGGCATGGCCCGCCCCGCTACCACCGGCCGCGCCGTTTTCGCGCGAGGCCTCCAGCCCAACCTGCCGGGTGTCCGCTCGCAGTTGGGTCCGCAGGGACCCATCGATCCGTTTTCGTCGGCCAACCTCTCCCGCGACGCCGACCAGATCGAGGACTTTTTCGGACTGATCCAAGAGAGCGACGCCGCTGCCGGACCCCTTGGCGCCGGATCGCGCATGACGCGCGCCCAGCAGGCCGCCGTGCAGCAGGCCGCCAACTCGCGCTCGCAGTTTAACGTCGGCTCGGAGGCGCTGCGCGGCGGCCGCTGGGGTGCCTTTGTCGGCCAGCAGACGGGCGCCGGCCCCATGGAGATCGCGCCGCGCTCGCGTGCCGGCTCGCGCGCCGGCTCGCTGCGCCAGCAGCCCGTCGACGTGACCGGTCTGGCCGGCGCCGCCGGCGGCCTCCTGGGCCAGGGAGGGGCCGGTCAGGTAGACATGGACCTCGCCGCCTTTGGCCAGCCGCAGCAACAGGCCGGATTCGGCGCACAGGGACAGTTTGTCCCGACCCCGCTCGAAACCCTGCAGCAACAGAGGCAGGCGCTGCTGCAGCAGCAGTTGGGTGCCGGTGCGGCCACGGCGCCCGCCGCGCTCGGCGGTGCCGTCCAGGGACTCGGCACCGCGGCGCCCTTTGCCGCGCGCTACCGGACCAACTCGTTTGACGGTTCCGCCGGCCAGGCCTACGGTGCCGGCTACGGACGCAACGGCCGCCGCAACTCGGTCGGCTTTGGTCGTCAGGACGCCGCTCTGAACCCGTTTGCCAGCCAGTCGTTTGCCGGCCAGTACGGCGGCAACCAGGGCGCCGCCGCCAACGGCTTTGCCCGCCAGTACGCCGGCAACAACTACAACGACAACGGCGGCGCTCGCGGGATCAACAACTTTGCCCACCAGTACGGCGGCAACCAGGCCGCCCGTAACTTTGCCGGCCGATACGGTAACTACAACGACAACGGCGGCGCCCAGGGGATCAACAACTTTGCTGGCCAGTACGCCGGCAACCAGGCCGCCCGCAGGAACTTTGCCGGCCAGTACGGCGCCAACCGCAACAACGGCTTTGGCGGCATGGGCAACGGCAGCAACAACTATGCCGGCCAGTACGGCAACAACAACAATGGCGTCTCTCGCCAGCGCCGCGCCAGCCTCGGCGTCGGCAACGGCTACTTTTAGTCGCCCTCGCGCAGGCGGCGGTGGCATGACGTCGTAAAAAAACAGGGAAAAAAAAGAGGAGTTTGCTGCCTCTGGGGGTCCCTTCTCTCTGTCTGTTCTTTGTCCCCTCTCCCCCCTCCTCGGAGAAATTGCCATCCAATAAAAAAAAAGAGAAAACAATCAGCCCGGCGAAAAAAAAGAAAGAAACAATGCGGCCCGGCACGGTCGGCGCGCGCTCTTTGTCTTGCGCGTTGGTTGGTTCTTTGTCGCCTTTTTTTTACCATTTCCTTGGTGCCGTCCCTTCTCTCTCTCTCTCTGTCTCTTTTTTTTTCCTTTGGCACGGGTGGCTTGAAAAAAATCGCGTCGTCTGTGTGGCGTCGGTCTGCAGCCGAAAGCCAGACCGACAGAGGGACACTGGCGAGAAGGGACAAAAATGAGGGTCCAAAAGGCGGCGCGCGTCCAGGAAACCCGCGCACGCGCTTCCGCCTGGCCTGCGCGCGGACTCGCCAAGGGCACACAGAGACGCGCCGACAAAAAGAGGCAAAAAAACGAGGGAAAAAACGAGGAAAAGGGCGGCGCAGTTTTGAGGGTGCCTAAAGGGATACTTTTTTTCTCTTTTTCTTTTTTTTTTCATTATCCCGATGGGCGATGGGCGGGACTGGCGAAGCGTCCTGGCAACGACGCTCCTGCCGCACCAGATCGAGGCCGTCGAATGGATGCGGACGCGCGAGACGTCAGATGGCGGCGGCGGCGTGCTGGCCGACGACATGGGCATGGGCAAGACCCTCGACTGCATCGCACTGGCGACATCGACGGCAGGCGCGGCCGCCCTCTGGGCGCGGGCAGGCGCTTTACCTACGCCGAGATCAGCCGCGACGCTCGTAGTGACGCCACTGTGCCTCTTGGACCAGTGGCGCCTTCAAATTGGCCGACACGCACCGCCCCGGTCGTCCGTCGTCGTCTACCACGGCGCGGACCGGCACATCGCACTGGCCTCTTTTCTGTCACGCGTCGACGGCGGCGACGTTGGCGGCGACAGCAGCAGCAGAGACGGTGACAACGGCAACGAGGGCTGCAGCCGCAGCGACAGCCATCAAGCGAGCGACCACGTCCTGCCGCGCTTTGTGCTCACCACCTACGAGACCATGCGGCACGAATACGTCTCGGCGGCAATGGCGGGCCGGTGCCGTGCATTCGAGGTGACCTGGTTTCGCGTGGTGCTCGACGAGGCCCATCGCATTCGCGCGGCAGCCAGCGGATGCCACGAGGCGGCGCTGGCCCTGCGCGCGCAACGCCGCTGGTGCGTGACGGGCACGCCCTACAACAACTCGGTGGACGACCTGCGCGCGCTGGCGCGCTTCGTCGGCGTGGCCCCGTACGACAGCGACACCTGGTGGGAATCGCCGGCGTTGGGCGCACCGACGCGTCAGGCGCGTCTGCACCAGTGGACGCGCGCGTTCGTGCTCATGCGCAACAAGCGGGACGTGCTCGGCGACACGCTGCCGCCCTGCACGACCACCATCGTGCGCGTGCGGATGGACGCCGCCGAGCGCGCCTTTTACGACGACCTCGTGCGGTCGGCGGCGCGCGCCTATGCGGCCTTTGCTGCGGCGCCGCCCAGAGACCGCGCCCGGCCGCGCATGTTTGGCGCCGTGCTCGCCTGGGTGAGTCGCCTCCGGCAGGCGTGCGACCACCCGCTGCTGGCCATGGGCCGCGGGTGGACGGTCGATGCCATGGCCTCGGGTCGCGACCGCGGACCGGCGCGCTGCGGGTGCTGCGCGCGTCTGCTCGACGGCGATCCGGCCGGCGGCGGCGGCGCGTGCGTCGCCGCGTCGTGCGGGCACCGCCTGTGCCGCGTGTGCGCGCCTGCCGCAGTCGGAGCGTCGCGACGTCGCAGGAGGGGCCGCGCCCTGCCGTGCCTGCCGTGCCGCGCGGCCCTGCGCTGGACCGCTGCCACCGCCACCGCCGCAGGGCCAGCGGGTCGAGAGCGCGGCAGCACCAAGTTGCGCGCCCTCGTGGCCTATTGCGTCGAGGCCCTTTCGGCCAACCCCACTGCGCGCATCGTCGTCTTTTCGCAGTGGACCGCCTGCCTGGACATGGCTGCCAGACTCTTGACCGAGGCCGGCGTGGCCTCGGTGCGCTATGACGGCGACGTGACGGGCATTGCGCGCCGCGCGGCCGTTCTCGCCACCTTTGCCGCCGCGGTAGGCGCGCAAGACATGCCGCCGGCGCCCACATCACCGACACTGCCCGATGAGTTGTCGTCGTCGTCGTCGTCATCGTCTTCGTCATCGGAGTCACCGTCTCTCGGCCCGCGCCTACCCTCGGGCGTTGCGGCGTCCTCGATCGGCATGTCTCACTCGTTCAACTATGGTGATCGACACCGCGAGGACACGACCGAGGCCGCGTCGGAACCCGTCGATCCAGGGATGCGACTGCGGTCGGGCGCAACGGTCGGACGCGCCGCCGGCGGCGGTGCCGCCCGCGTGCTCTTGGCGTCGCTGCACTGCGCCGGTGTGGGCCTCGATCTCAGCGCCGCCAACCATGTCGTCCTCATCGACGCGTGGTACAACCCGTTTATCGAAAAGCAGGCCTGCGATCGCGTCCATCGGATCGGCCAGACGCGCGAGGTCAAGGTGGTGCGCCTGTGCGTTGCCGCGAGCGTCGAGGCCGACGTGGCGCGCATCCAAGCGCGCAAGTTGCGCGAGGCCGCCGCCTTGGGTCTAGGCACACACGCCGACACGGCGACGTCTACTACTGTAGCGCCATCGGACGAGAGCAACGATGAGACAAACTGCCCGCCTTTCGGTGGTGGCGATGCAGACAGAGATGGCACGCGGACGGGTTTGAGCGACACGGACATTCACGAGATCTTTCGGCGGGCCATGTCGCGATGTCGTCTGTGCCCCGTGCCGGCACCGGCGCCCCGCGCCGACAGCCGCTCCACAACGGCCGTCGTCGCCGCGGGCAAGCGCAAGCGCGACTAGGACCACTGCCTCGCCTCAAATTCTTTTTCTTTTTCTGCACGCGAGAGAGAGAGAGAGAGAGAGAGATGGTCCTCCTCGGGTCCCTCGGTGCCCGCGCAACAACACCCACATAGAACCAAGAACAAAAAAAAGGAAACACAAAAAAAAACAGAAAAAGAAAAAACACCTTATCGCACTGCCCACAAAAGCAAAAACAAAGCAGCCAATGGTAAAAAAAGAAGAGACAAAAACATGGGCCTGTCCCTTTTGCCCCTCTCTCTCTCTCTCTCTCTTTCTTCCCAATGACGCCGGCGGCGTCTTTTGGTCGGCCCAAAAACAAAAATGGGACAGTCGCCGATGGCGCCCTCGGTGGCCCGAGCATTTTTCTTTTGGGGTGTGTTGCGGCCAGAAAAAATAGATTTTTTTTGATTGGTTGGCCGCGACAGGGCGGGACGCCACACAAATACGGGACCTTTTTGGCGCGCAGCGACGCCGGTCCCTTGTTCTCCCCGTCCACAGCAGCGAAAAGAAGGCGCGCCTTTGCGATGGCGGCAACAACAACAACAACAACAACAACAACAACAACAAAAATGGATGACCTTGGCCAAGGGCCGGGCGAGGACCCGATCAACCGGTTGCCCGACGAAATCCTGGCACATATTTTGAAGGCACTTCCCGACGGTTTGATCGAGGTGGCCGCGCGCGCGTGCCGCCGCTGGCGAGCGGCAGCCATTGCGCTGGCCGACGTGGGTGGCACGCGTGGTCCCCTCACCGGACGCATGGGTCTGCGCCGAGAGACGATCAACCACGCGGCAGGCGGCGGCCACAAGACGCTCGTCGTCTGGCTCCGCGAGGTCGAACAGAGCCCGTGGAGCGAGGACACGGCGGTGGCGGCCCTGCGCGCTGGACACCATGATTTGTTTGAGCATGTCATCGCCGCGGGCGGCACCGACGTGCTCGGACCCAGATTGGCCGCGGCGTCGGTCGCCTATGGCGGGACCAAACTGCTAGAGCGCCTTGAACAGATGGGCTGTCCAGTGGACGGATGGACGCTTATGGTCGCTGCGGCTGTCTTGCCCTTGGATGCCATGCGGCCGCTTTTGGAATGGCGATACGCTGCGGCCGCCCACTTTGTCGCGGCGCTCTTGAGGCGCACCGACGTGCTGGGCATGCTCTGTGACCATTTAGGCATGGTCAAATTCACTCTGGCACTCCGAGCGGTCCTCGATCCCGTCGTCATCGAGTACATGCGCGATTACCAGGGAGTGCGGATCACCATGAGCAATCAAGACTCGGACCGCCTGTGCGACGCCCTCGCCGAGAGAGGCGCGGGACTGTCGGCGTGCGTACTCGTCGACCTCTTGCTTGATCTGCAGCGCGAGGGCCACGTCGCTATGCACATGTATCGATGGCTTGCTGCCTGCATCGGGAGTCCAGAGGCGTCGGGAGTGTAGGGTGACCAAGGGACACGGGACATTTGGGGATCGCGCGGCGCATAATCGGAATGTGCTCCCCAAAAAAAGCACAGACGACACACCACGGCGGCGGCGGCACCACCGGCCTCGCTCATGTCGTCCGTCTGCTGCCGTCGCTCCGCTCAGAACATGTCGATTTTTTCCCGCCACGAGGCCAAAAGAGTTGCTCGCCACTTTGTCTTTTTTTTTCTCTTTCAAAAACGATTTCCATTTTTTTTCTTACGACGGGTGTGGTCGAGGGAGGTGCCAACAAAAAAACACACAAAGACATCGATCAAAAGCGCAGGGGGGCGCCGTGGGCAAATGACGTATAGGGATCGACAGAGACCGACCTCCATTGATGCAAGTAGACATCAGTGGCCCGTGGCTCGGCATAGACTGCCGGCTGGGGCTCCGACTCGCACGATACGAAAGCAGGCATGGAATGGCGATCGCCCAAGGCCTTGTCGACCGCTCTCGTGCCGGCGTCGACGAGCATGCCGACGGCCTTGTAGGCAAAGACGACGGCGCCTCCCAAGAGGATCACGGCAATGAGAAAGAGCGCGATCTTGAGCACGACAAAGCCCGCGGATTCGCCGGTCCCGATCGTGATCGTCCTTTCGACGTGCGCGCGATCGGGTTGGGAGGTGCACACGATCACGTCATCGGCGGGCGTCTGACATTCCATCGTTTTTTTTGTCGTCGAGCGGCAGTCGCGGGCGGCTTTGCTATCGGCACGCGCCCAATTTGCTTGTTGGCGACCTGGAAAAAGGCGCACGCACGGTCGACCGCCAAAGAGGTAGGCAGAATGCTTCTTGGAGGGCGCGCTCGCCGCTCGGAAAAAAAAGTCGGTCTCGATTCGCCGCCCTGTGGAGCGCCGCACGCAATGACGTCATTCCACATTTATCTCACCGCCAAATGTGCGGTCGCTGATCCGAGCCTCTGCAAGCCGGCAAATACAGACCGAGAGAGAAGCGCAATCTCCTTCCCCTGTTTTTTTGGGGGCGACACCCATGCTGCCGAGTGTTCTTTTGAATAAAAAGGGAAAATGTAAAAAAAAACAGGCATCTTTTTTGCGCTCTTGCGAGGCGCGCTGGCGAGGCTGAAAAAACACAGGAAGAATCGGTCGGCGATCGGGAGGGCCGGACGTCGCGCGCGCCGTATCGGTTCAAACGAACCGCTGGTCCAATGCGTGCCACATCGGGACGGCGGTCGGCATCGGTGACCAAGACCGTTGTGGGCCGTCAACCAAAGCCGGGGCCGTGCAGTGGTCGCGTGCATTGATGCGCTTGGCGATGGCCTGGGCGACGGCGTCGGCGAGCGTCCAAATCGCCAGGCCCATGGCGCCTGCGAGTGCAAAGAAGCCGACCAAGAAAATGAGCAAAAGGACGGTCGTGCCGACGAGCCCCTTGGCGTGGAAGGTGGCCTCGTACTCGTCTTTCTTGGGCACGCACGCAGACGGCTGGCTTTGCATGGCGGCAGAGTGTCGCGGCGATGGCGACGGTGATGGCTCACTATTCCCTTGACACGGGGCAAACAAGGGCCGGAGGTGCTGGGCGGGCAGCGACGGCCGTGTCGAGAGGAAACAGGAGGAGGAGAGCGGGGCCAGAGCAGCAGTCGACAGGCACGCGCGCGCACACTGACCGGCGACAAGAGGCCGACCTTGGTGCGCCGTCCTCCGACGCACGTCGACGTCATTCCGGCTTCCCGAGTGAGAAACCTGTCGCTGTCGATCCGTCTTCTTCCCGCCACACAGAGAGAGAGAGAGAAGCGCAATCCCTCACTTTTTTGTTTCCCCCGCTTCTTTTTTTTCCAAACCGACAGTCATGGGCGCCCAACAGAGCGCGGCCGCGCAGGCGGCGACGAGCGGCCAAAGGATCGACCAGGCCTACCAGCAGGTGATGCTGCACGGCAACAGCATCGTGACGCGGGCGACGCAGGCCGGCTGGTCGGCCGACGACACGCAGACCCTGTGCGCGCGCATCGCCATCATCGAGCGCAACATGTTTGACTGGTTGGACCTGGAGCAACTGGCGGGCATCCAGGGCCGGCTGGGCATCACGCAGGCCCTGACGCAGGAGCGAGGGGCCAACGCGCGGCGCCGCGCGTGCGCGGTGATCGCCGAGTATTTCACCACCAAGGTGCGCCTGGCGGCCTACATCCGCCAGAACATGCGCGCCCTGTGCGAGGACGCGCGCGACGAGATCGCGCGCAACATGCCCGCCATGCTGCAGGGCGCCACGACGTCCCAGCAGACGCAGGCCTACGGGCGCCTCAAGCGCCTCGACGGCCTGCTCGTGCGGTGGTACGAGCGCGTGGCGCGTCTGCTGACCTCGCTCGAAGGCGACGTGCCCATCGACCGCGTGCGCCAGATCGAGGCCGAGATGCAGCGGCTGCTCACGTCGGGCTACTCAGAGTGCTGCCAGGCCGTGCACGACCTGCGCGACTTTGCCTGGGAGCCGCTCGAAGCCGGGCCGGGCTTTGTCAACCGCTACCTGCCGGGCGAGCCCGTCGTGGGCGTGCTGCCGCGCATCGCCGTCACGGGCCTCGCCGGCCCCGCGCAACCCGGCACCGCCGCCTGCGGCCGCCAGATCGACTTTGCGCAGGCCGACCTCTCGCGCGCCTTTTTGTAGCCCAATCTTGGACCAAACAAAAAACAAGAGAGCCCCTAAAAGAAAAAGAGAGAAATATACGGACAAAAGGATAAAGAGAAAAGATCGGAAAAACAAAAGTCGACCCTTTTTTTTTCGTTGGACCGCGAGGAATCGTTTTTTTGCTTTGCAAAAAAAAAACAGCGCACAGACCGCGACGCGACGCCCGGTTTTTACGGCCCGACAAAGAAAAAAAGTTGCGGGCGGGCGGGCAAAGGGCGCCGAGAGGAAAAAACAGGGCGACTTTGTTGTGCGATGAGTGAAAAAAAATGCGACCAATCACAACGTAGGATTTTTTAGGGGGCACACATAAATAGCAAAAAAAAGAGCGTGCTGGGCTTTCGACTGGGACTCGGCAGGTCTGTGCGTCGCGCCGAGGCCAGCCGCGCCGACTCTTTTTGTTTTCTTGTTCCTTTGCTCTCGGTTTTTTCTGCGCCCATGAAAAAAAATGCGCAAACCTTTCGGAAACAAGGAAGAAAAAAAAAGAGTAAAAAAAACAAAAAACTATGCATTTTTTTGGCCGACGCGACTTTGCGCGCGCGCCGACGGCCTTTTGCCCTCGATCCTCTTTTCTTTTTGTATTTATTGGCAGGTTTCTTTGGTTTTTCTATTACGTTTTTTATGTCGTCGTGCCCGGCGGCAAGTTGGAAGGTGTCGTCGTCGTTGCAACTGCGGGTGCCTGGCGATTCAGAGGGCCTCGCAAAGAGGCAAAATGCGCGTCGACCTCGTCAAAGATCTGGAGCACGCGATCGACGTCGCCGCGGCGGCGTCTCTGCGCGGCGCGCTTTTCCTCGCGCGCCGCCAGATCGTCGAGACTGAGCGAGGCCGTCATCGCTGCGGTCGATAGAAACGAAAAGGGGACAGAGGCCGACGGCAGCAAAGAAGAAGAAGAAGGCACCGGCGTCGTCATGGCGGTCGTGGGTGGTGCCGACGGCAAAGGCACTATGGATGGCTCTGGGCGCCGCGCGGTCTGTGCTGCGGGCGTCCGTTTCGCACGCGCCGGCGATCCTCGGTGATCACGCGGCGCCGCTGCGCGTGCGAGGTCACCGACCAAAGGCGCCAACGGCGACGTACCGACGCCAGGCGATACGTTGGCTGACGGCGCAGCGCCACGGCTCTGTCGGTCTGCACGCTCTTGCGTCGCATGCCACCGAATGACCTGCATGCCCGGCCTTTTGTTGAGAGGAGGGGGGGGGGCAGAGCGCCGGCGCCACAGAGTCTCGTTTTTTCCCTCCTCTGGCGACCCTATCCGCCCCTCATCAGACCCTTGTCTTTGGTGCGCGAGTGTGTCGGGCTCGCCAACTTGGGGCACGATGCTCAGCAAATTTGTTGGCTCCCTTTTTGCGCGCGGTCTCGTGGTCCGCGCACGACGTACAACCAACTGAAAGAAAAGCGATTGACGCGCTCATGGCCGTTCCTTTTTTCGTCCGAACAAAATATATATTTTTTAGGAAAGGGGCGAATGACGACAGAGAGGCCACGATGGCCCCGCTCGCCCGATAGGGAAAAGGTGGCGCGCTGCGCACACGCAGGGGCCGTGCGCCTTTGCAATCGTCCCTCTGTGTTGTTGTTGTTGTTGTTGGCGGCGGCACGAGGCGCCGACTTGCTTTTTATCAGAGACAATCAAATCTCCTTCTCTCTTGTATTGTTGGCATGGGTCTATTTTTTGCGTGTCCTCCTCTGCCGGTCCCTTTTTTTTTCGATGCGCGGATGAAAAACAAAGTATTTCTTTTTTTTTTGTACGGATTCTTTGATCAACCTTTTTGTGTCGGGGGCGCGGTCGGCCGAGACACACCACACAGACCCACGGGCGCGATGCCCGCTGCCGCCGGGCGCCAGCATGTCCTGGCCCACGCGCCGACCCACGCACGCGCCTTGGCCTCGCAAAAAAGAGCGTGTTGGTACTTGTAGCGACCCTCGTCAACGTGATCCATGCGGTCGGCGGCGGCCCTTTCGTCTGGAGTTTGCTGTTCGGCCCTGTAGGCGCGCCATTTGTTCTTGTCGCACGAGGTCTCGGTTGGCGGGTCGTACACGGCCGAGTCGGCGGCCGCGATGAGATCGGCATAGTCGCACGCTGCGGCGCCGCCGCCGTCGACGAGCAGTCGTTGGGCCACAGCAACGTCGCACAGGCCGACCGCGGCCAGTGCGGCCTCTGCTACGGCGGACGGCGCCAGCACACACCTCTGGCATATCCATTCGACAATGTCGGGCGCCCCATGTAGAGCGGCGGCGTCGATCAGCGCCCAGATTGTATCGTCGGGAAACAAATTGGGGTGTGCCGCGCAGAGTCGCTCTAGCCACGCTGCGTGCACGCCCGTAGAGATCAACCGCGTGATCATACCCGGCGTCGCCAGACGCGGCCAACGGCGGATCAGCCGTGCTATGCGTGTGCACGTGCCGAGTTCCACCGTGTAGCCGTCAGCCATGCGTATGGGCTTACCGTCGACAAGGCTGCGCATCACAACCGCTTCGTCCGTCGACAGTGGCGACGCCGTCGCGACGGCGTCGTCCTGTTGGACCAGTCGCGCGCACACCGAGGCCTGTGAGAAGGTCCGCGGGTCGGGCTGGTGCCCAGAGGCGCGCATGGCGTCGGCCAACTGGAGGACGAGGTCCAGGCGTCCGCTCTTGGCGGCGGTCTCCATGGCCGCATGATAGTGTGCGTCGTCAAAGAACGGCCCAAAATCAGATGCCACCAGGACCGCGATGGTCTCGGCGGAACCCGCCTCGGCCGCCTTGTCCAATAGCATGTCGTGGGGCTGATGGGGCAAACCGGTCGCGCGTGCCGATGTCAATAGGCCAATGTCGACAGTCATGCGCGCGAGGATGGTCTTGACGATGGGAGCGCGACCTCGTCCGACCGCGCCGGCGAGTGTGTAGATACTGGGAGCGTCGACAACGCCAGTGTCCATGAGAAAGGCAGCCATATCCGCACAATGCGTGGCGACCAACGAGATGTGAAGGCAGCGAGGTCCTCCGCATAGGGCGGCCAACTGCGCAAACAAATGTCGATCGTCCGCCTCGCACGCCTCATAGGCGGCATCGCGTGCTGCGCGGGCATCTGCGTGCGGTAGGAGCGCGTCGGCCACGGCCCGGTTGGCAGCGCGCGCTGCGACGGCGAGCCACCCGGCGACCACGCACCTCAGAGGATGTGTCTGGGCCATGATCTGCGCCGTGCGCGAGACGGCGCTCTCGGGGCGGCTCATGGCAGCGACCGCCTCTCTGTTTTGCGCCGTCGGCGCATTGGGGTTGTTTGCCTGGTCGAAGAGATCGCCCAGCAGGCGCCCCCATTCGACATCGCAGCGGCAGCGGCAGCGTCCCTCTAGGTGCGGCCGCATCTTTCGCGTGCCCATGGCCGCCAGCGCCTCAGCGTCGAGATGGTCAAATGCACATTGGATGGCCTCGCAGGAGACGGCGAACCCATAACGCAGTCGGCGCCAGCGATCGAATTGCAATCTGCGCGGTCCGTGGCCGCGACACGAGCACGCCGAGGCGACCTCGGTAGCGTCTGGTTCGACGCCCATCGAGATGAGCCATTCGAGGACGTCGACGCGGCACGTCTTGGCAGCCGCCGTCACGGCAGCGCCGGCGTGCTCGGCGCCGCAGTGCCTGTTCCACAAGAGCGCGAGCGCATCGATGGCGCCCGTCGACGCCGCCGTCTCGACGCACGAGGCATCGCAGCGTGCGGGCGCGGCGTCGCGTTCGTGACCAAGACCATATTCGTCGAGCAAGGCGGCGGCTGCGGCGAGGTGACCGCCGGCGGCGGCACTCGCCCACACGCCGGCGACTGAACGAGCGTGCTTGGCACGACGGGGCACGGCGAGGAGCATGCGCACCAGATCGAGGTGGCCGCCCTTTGCAGCAAAGCACGCAGCGCTCCACGTGTCGCCAATGAGGTCGGCGTCGAGCATCCACCGGATGACGTCGGCACGACCGGAAAAGGCCGCCCCGCGGCAGTCGACCGGTTCTGGGCAAAGTCCGACAGACACGAGCGCCTCGTGCGCCCAACGTACGGCGCCGAGATCGCCCCGCTCGACGGCCGTCTCCCATGCGCGTCCGATCGTATAGTCGATCGCATGCACATAGGGAAAGATGCGCCTCTGGGTTGAATCGAGCGGCCAGGGTGTGCACAGCGCCGGCAGGTAGCGTTGCCACAGCCAATCCGCCTCGTCGACGAGGCCGCGGGCGAGCGCGTCCGAGATGGCGCGCGGATAGCAGTGGAACCCGTGGCCGGGGTAGGGCGCCTGATTATCGTAGCGGCTGCGTGGCATGGGCATACGAAGATGGCGACTGCACGGGCAGGCCGAGTCGGGGTAGCGATCCTGCGGACGGTTCCGGCGCGTCCAAAAGAGACGCGACGCCATGCGGCAGCGGGCCGCGTCGCATGGGTCGTCCAACTGGGACAGGACGGCGTCGACCATCTCGACGGGCAACGAATCGAGACCGGCGCGCTGCACAACGGCGAGTTTGCCTTGCGACATGTCATTCGGCGCGACGCCTTTTGCTTCCCCGGTGACTTTGGCGTGCCGTGCGCGTCGTGGCATGAGGAAAAGGAGGGAGCGGTGAAGGACCGAAAAGGCGTCGGCCAACCCAGAGACCTCTAAAAAAAAAAGGGCACAAGCAAAGGACCCGACACGCGCACGGCACCGAGACCAAAGCCGCGACAATGAAAAAAGACGACAACAACACAGCCCCGCGTCCTTGAAGAGCGAAAGAAACAGAGGCAGCCGTTTTTTTTGACAAATCAAAAAAAAAGTTGGCTAAATCTCTCCCTTTTTTTCTCTTTTTTTTTGTGGTCGGTCGAGGTGAATGCCGGTGAATGGCCGTTTTTCGCGTTTTCATCCAATCCCAATTCTTAAATCGTGTTGTTTGAATTTTTATGGCTAGGAAATTGGAAGGACGGACCCATCGGCCGAGGCGCATGCGGCTTTGTCGGCGGCTCCGGGTGGGCTGTGGCCCAAAGGAAAAAAAAAGGCGACGCGCGGCTCTTTGCCGCCGCTGGCCGAGACAAATAGGCGTCGCAACGAAAAAAAAGTCGGCCCATTTGCTTCTTTTGAGAAAAAAAAGGGCAAGGTGCCATTGTGCGGCACACATTCCGAGCGTCGGGACGCGCGGCGTGCTTTGCATATTGTCCATTCAAAAAAGGATGCGTCAAAAAAAAGACAAAGAAAATAAAAACTTTGAGGGAGGTCAACGGCCGGGATGTGTTTTTTCTAGGTCCGTCGGCCGACGGGGTGAGTTGGGGGAAAAAAGATTGAGCAAGAGGAGCCGCGCGTGGCGGCGCGCCCGCAAGAGATCCGCAAGAACGGGGTGTACCTGCAGCGCGCGCGATGGCGCCCCGCGCGAGGAACGCGCAGGGAAAAAATCCAGCGCCACGTGCGCCCCTCTGCCGGGTCGTGCACGCGCGCTCACTCGATCCTGACGAGATCCGCACGACCAACTCTCGGTGCCGCAGACGCAGCGCCTCTTTTTGTGCGCCTCGGCCGACTGCCCCATCCACTACCAAACTGGTCTTTCTCTTCTCCCTCTCTCTGCTATCCCTGTCGCGGCTGCTGCTACTGTCGACGGCCAACCCCCGCACCGCATCCCGCCAACAAACCCACGCGCCCCTAGCGGTCAGGCACGAGCGAGCGAGCAGCACGCAAGGCGAGTCGAGAGGTTAAAAAAAGAGTAAAAAAAAGAGGAAAAAACGACAGCACAAAAGGAGAAAGAATGACGTCGCCGGTCATCTACACGTGCCAAGAGGACGACGCCGCGCGCGTGCGTGGCGTCCAGTTGACCCTCGTCGACCCCGAGATCGTGCGCCGCCAGTCGGTGGTGCGCATCACCGAGCCGGCCATCTACGACAAGAACACGCCCAAGCGCGACGGCGTCTACGACCACCGCATGGGCGTCGTCGTGCGTCGGCTGGCGTGCGGCACCTGCGGCCACATGGTCGACTCGTGTCCGGGCCACTTTGGCAGCATCGAACTCCACCACCCGGTCTACCACGCGCACTATATCAACTACGTGCTCAAGGTGCTCCGGTGCGTGTGCTACTACTGCAGCCGGTTCCTCATGGCGCCGCCGTGGCCGCAGGCGCCGGCGTCGGGCGAGCCCGGCGGCGGCTGCGAGCGCGACGCCGCCCATGCGACGGCCACGGGCGGCGGGCGCGCGGCCCTGGGCAAGGCGCGCCTCGCCGCCGCGTGCGAGGCCGTCAAGCGCGGCCGGGCGCGCAAGGCCTGCTGGCACTGCGGCGGCCCGCAGCCCGAGTATTCGATCGCCAAGGGCAGCCCGCTGGTCATCCGCGCCAACTGGGCCGGTGTGGCCTTTGAGACCGACGCCGACCGCGCGGCCGCGCTCGGTGAGCCTTTTAGCGCGCGCGAGGCCCACAACATCCTCCTCCTGGTGCCGGCCGACGACTATGTGCGCATGGGCTGGGACACGGCCAACTCGCACCCGTCGTGGATGATCATCACCGTGCTCCCGGTGCCGCCGCCCATCGTGCGCCCGTCCATCACCGAGACCGAGGGCTCGCGGTCGCGCGGCCAGGACGACCTCACGCACAAACTCAAGGCCATCGTGCAGGCCAACAACGCCATTGCCGCCCACCGACGCGCGTCGGCGTCGCTGCCGTCATCATCATCATCATCGCCGTCTGCAGCGCCATCGTCATTGTCGTCATCATCATCCCTGGCATCGGCCGTGTGCCCTGTCGTGTCGTCGACGCAGGCCGCTGCCGCCAGCGGCAGCGGCGCTGCCCACAACAAGATCCTGGCGACGCCGCTGGCCGACCTGGTGATGGCCCTCCAGGTCGAGGTGGCCACCTACCACAACAACGACATTCGCGGCCAGAAGCAGTCGACCCAGCGCTCGGGCAAGCCCACCAAGGGCCTCGTGGAGCGGTTCAAGGGCAAGGAGGGTAGGATCCGCGGCAATTGCATGGGCAAGCGCGTCAACTTTACCGCGCGCGCCGTCATCAGCCCCGACCCCGAGATCGACATTGACGAGGTGGGCGTGCCCTATGAGATCGTCAAGACGCTCACCTTTCCCGAGCGCGTGACGCCCCTTACCATGGGCGACCTCACGCGCCGCGTGCGCGCCGGCCCCGACGCCCTCGCCGGCGCCAAGACCGTCACCGACCACAACCTGCGCACGCTCTACCTCGAGTCGCGTGCCGCCGGCGCCGCACACACCGGCCTGGCGCACGACGGCGCCGGCGTGGAGCGCACCGTCAGAGGTGGAGGCAGCGGCAGCGGTGCGATCGTGTCGACCATGGCCACGGGCGTGCACGCGGCGTCGGACGGCGTCGGCGTGGCGGGCGCGTGGCGCGTGCCGGCCGGCGGCGTCGTGGCGGGCGCCGACCGCGCGCCGCCGCTCCAGATCGGGTGGTCGGTCGAGCGCCACCTGCGCGCGGGCGACGCCGTGGTGATGAACCGGCAGCCGTCGCTGCACATGGGCTCCATGCTCATGCACAAGGTGGTGCCCATGCCCGGGCGCACCATGCGATTCAACCTGGCCGTCACGGGCACCTACAACGCCGACTTTGACGGCGACGAGATGAACCTGCACGTGCCCCAGTCCGAGACGGCGCGCGCCGAGGTGACGCACACCATGAGCGTGTCGCTCAAGACCGTGTCGCCGCAGGCCAACAAGCCCATCATCGGCCTGGTCATGGACGCCCTCGTCGGCTGCGGCTTCCTCACGACCAACGACACCTTTATGGACCGCGGCGTGCTCATGCAGTTGGTCACGGCCATGAAGTACGACGCCGTCGGGCGCGGCTCGCGCTTCCGCCTCCCGCCGCCGGCCATCGTCAAGGCCGTCGACAGGCGCTCCGGCCGGACCCTGCCGGGTCCGCTGTGGACCGGCAAGCAGTTGTTCTCCCTGCTGCTGCCGGCCGACGTCAACGTCGAGCGGCGCGTGCGGGACGTCGACTCGGACGCCGACGCCATGCTGCAGCCGGTGCGCGCCTGGCCGTCGGGCGACATCGTCGACCACGAGCCCAACCCCTACATGGGCCGCTCGGCGCGCGACGAGCGCGTCATCGTCGTCCAGGCGGGCGAGTTGCTCGCCGGGTCGGTGTGCAAGCAGACGGTGGGCGCCACGACGGGCGGCCTCGTGCACGTCATCTTCAAGGACGTGAACACCGAGGGCGTCAAGCGCTTCCTCAGCGACGCCCAGCGCGTGGCCAACCGCTGGCTCTCGTGGCACGGCTTCAGCGTCGGCATCCAGGACTGCATGTCGGACCCGGCCACGCGCGCGCGCGTGGACCGCGTCGTCGACCGCGCCGTCGACCACATCGAGCACGTGTGCCGCTTTGCCGCCCATGCCGACGAACCGCCGTCGGCGGCGGTTGATGGCGCGAACCAAAGTCGTCGTCGCCGCCGCCGGCGAGAATGGACGGAAACGGATGCGCTCGACAGCGCCGACGGCGACGGTGAGGGAGACGACAAAGGGGATGACGATAATGACGATGATGATGGAGTGGAAGGAGGAGAAGAAGGAGACGGCGAGGAGGAGACCTGCCGCGGGACGACGGCGCCGCCGCCGCGCAAGCGGCCGCACATTGCCGAGGCCGAACTGGAGACGTGCGTGTCGCGCGTGGCCAACAAGGTGCTCGACCAGGCCGGCAGGATCGTGCAGGCGGCGACCGACGTGCGCACCAACGCCGTGCGCGCCATGGCCACCATGGGCTCCAAGGGCAGCGTCTTCAACATCACCCAGATGTGCGGCTGCGTGGGCCAGCAGAGCAATGAGGGCCAGCGCATCCACTCCGAGTCGGGCTCGCGCACCCTGGGCTGCTACCGGCACGCCGAGGCCGTGCCGCCGCCCGAGAGCCGCGGCTTTGTGCGCAACTCGTACGAGCGCGGCCTCAACTCGCGCGAGATGTTTCTGCACATGATCGGCGGGCGCGAGGGCCTCGTCGACACGGCCGTCAAGACGGCCGAGACGGGCTACATCCAGCGCCGGTGCATCAAGTCGATGGAGAGCCTGCAGATCAAGCGCGGCGGCCTCGTGCGCAACGCCAACGGCGACATCGTCCAGTTTGCCTATGGCGGCGACGGCGCCGACGCCACCTACATCGAGCGCGTGCGCTGCCGCGAGGTGCGCATGGCGCACGACGCCATCCGCGACGCGTGCCGGTGGTCGCGGCGCGCGCGCGAAAAGTCGCCATGGCCGGCGGCCGAGATCGCGGCGGCCGAGGCGCGCGAGGCCGCGCGCATCATTGCCATCCGCGACGAGGTGCTCGCCATGCAGTCGTCGCTGGCGACGATGGGCGCGTCGGGCGGCGCCGGCGACGACCAACTCTTTGTCACGGTGCACGCGGCGCGGCTCGTCGAGACCGTGTGTCGGCGCGAGGGCGGGCGCGCGTGCGCGCGCGGTCGCATATCGCCCACCGAGTTGGACCGTGAGGTCGACGTCCTGTGTCGCTCGATCCTGACCATGGCGGCCGAGGCCGACGTGGGCGCGTCGATCGCGGCCGCCGCCGAGGCCGCCGGCCTGCCGCCGCTGCGCGGCACCGCCGGCCTCCGGCTCGTGCTGGCGTGCGAGTTGCGGTCACGCACGCTCGTCGCCCGCTGGGCGGCCACCTGGTCGATGTGGGAGGCCATCCGCGCCGAGATCGCCGGCGACGATCGGCGCGCGGGCCGCTACCTGCGCAGCCTCGTGTCGCCGGGCGAGATGGTGGGCGCCATCGCCGGGCAGTCCATCGGCGAGCCGGGCACGCAAATGTCGGTGGTCTACGAGGAGCGCCTGCTCCTGGCGCGACCCGACGGCGGCGTCGCCGTCTCGGAGATTGGCGCGCTCGTCGAGGAGGCCATCGCGAGCGCGGACCCGCGCCTCGTCGAGCGCGATGCGGCGCACGACACGACGTACGTGGACGTGACCGCGCGCGGCCTCACGGTGCCCGCCGTCGATGAGGCCGGCGCCGTGCGCTGGCGTCGCCTGCTGGGCGTCACGCGGCACCCGCCCAACGGCGCGCTCGTGCGCGTAGAGACGCGCAGCGGCCGCAGCGTGACGGCCACGCTGGCCAAGTCGTTCCTCACGTTGCGCGAGGGCCGCGTGGTGCCCATCGACGGCAAGGACCTCGTCGTCGGCGACGTGCTTCCCGTCAACCGGCGCCTGCCCCTGTGGCACACACGAGCAGACAATGACGGTGGTGGCGACGGAGACGAGACGGCCCTTGCGGTGCCGACCGCCCCGGCGAGGCCGTCGCTCTTTGCCGCGCTGCGCCGCGGCTGCAGGAAGCGCGCACGACGCTGCCTCGACCGTGTGTTTGCGGGCCGCGGTTGCGGCGAGGGCATCGCCTCGCCGACCGATCCCGTGGAGACCGATCTCCTCATGGCGCTGGCCTCGCTGGCCGGCGGCAGCCATGCTGCCATGGTTTGCGACGCGCGCGTGATACTCGGACGCGCTCCGGCGGCCCATGTCGCGCGACAATCTCGCGGCGATGATGACGACGACGGCGACGACGACGGCAATGCCAACGAGGACGGCGCGGGTGACATCTTTTGGGACGAGATCGTCGCGCTCGACGTCGCGGCCGACCACGGACGTGACTATGTCTACGACCTCACCGTGGAGCACGACGCCAACTTTTCCCTGCTGAGCGGGCTCCAGATGCGCGACACGCTCCGCACCTTTCACTTTGCCGGCTGGGGCGCCAAGAACGTGACCCTCGGCGTGCCGCGGCTGCGCGAGATCATCGACGCGACCGTCAACATGAAGCACCCGTGCGTGACCCTCCACCTCGATCGGCGCGCGCCCGCCGGATGCACGCACGAGGCCGCGCTCGCCGTGTGCCGCCAGATCGAACACTCAACCCTGGCCACGCTCGTCGAATCGCACACCATCGACACCGTCAACGCGGTCGACGGTCTCGCGGCCGACGGAGGTGGTGATCGTAATGATGATCATAATCATGGCGGCGATGACGACGACCGCGCGTTCGCACGCGCCTGCGCCGCTCTCTTTACACAGCCGCGCGCGTCGCCCGACGCTCCCGCTGCCGCGCGTCAGCCGACGGCGGGGGACTCGGCAGCGACAACGACGCCCAAGACAAAGTCGAGGGCGCGCGGCGCCGGCGGCACTGCGACGCCCTCGTCCAGGACCGCGGCGGCGCCCTCGGCACACGAGACCGAGGCCGTCGCCGCGTGGCGCCCACAGCCCTACCTGCTCCGCTACGTGCTCGACCGCTCGGCGACCTTGGCGCGCGGTCTCGTTCCGGCCGACGTGGCGCGTCGCGTGGCCGAAGCCGTGGGCGACGCCGGCCGCGTGGCGCACGCCGAAGCGGCCATGGAAGGCTGGTTCGTCGAGGTGCTGCTCGATGACGCATCGGGCCTATTGGCGCGATTCCGGCAACAGTTGCCGCCGCGTCCGACCGCGGGCGCGGTGCCGACGCCCGACGCGGTGTCGACGGGCGACGCCGCGGCCATGCCGCCGCCGCGGCCACGTGCGCGCGCCGCCAAAGCCGACGGCGGCGCGTCGGCGCGATCCGCCGCTGCCACAGCGGCGTACAAGGCCACGCCCGAGGAGGCCGCCGAGGCGGCACGGTGGGAGCGCGCCGCGCTGGCCGCCATCCAGTCTGCGTTCATGGCGTCGGTGCGCGTGTCGGGCGTGTCCGGCGTGACGCGCGCCATGCCGACCGAGGTGGCCCGACACGAGGGCGCAGCCGCGGGCGAGGCGCCCGAGTGGAGCGTCGAGGTCGACGGCAACGCGCTGTCGGAACTGCTGTGTGTGCCGGGCGTGGACGCCTCGCGCAGTCACACCAACGACATCAACCGCGTGGCCGCCGTGCTGGGCATCGAGGCCGCCGTGGCCGTGCTCTTTTCCGAGATCAAGGCCGTCATCTCCTTTGACGGCACCTACGTCAACGACCGCCACTTTGCGCTGGCCACCGACACCATGTGCTGCCGCGGATCGGTGGTGGCCGTCACGCGCCACGGCTTCAACCGCGCCGACCACGGCTTCCTGTCGCGGGCCTCTTTCGAAGAGACCGTCGACATCCTCTTTGACGCGGCGGCCTTTGCCGAGACCGACAAGATCACCGACGGCTCGGTGACCGAGCCCATCATCCTGGGCCAGACGGCGCCCATCGGCACGGCCATCTCGGACGTGCTCGTGACCGACGCCTATGCGCGCGTGTGGCGTCCGCCGAGCGCCGACGCCCTCGGCAGCGACGATCGCGCGCTCGTGGTGACGGCCGGCGGCGCGGGTCCCGCGCCCAACGACAGCAGCGGCCCGGCGCCCGGCGCATCCCGTAGCGGTGCAGGCGGAGCGCTCAATCACGACGGTCCCGACCTTGACGACGAGGACGAGGACGATATGGATCTCGCCGAGCCGCTGGTCGACCCCTATACGGTGGGCCAACTGGTGCCCGTGCCGAGGGCCGACGGGCACGTCGACACGGCCGATGGGTGTCCGCGCTACGCGCCGCCCAGCCCGAGCCTCTTTTTTTTCGACGGCTAGGCCGCTGTCGCGACCGCCGCCAGATCAAAAAAAATACGAGAAAAAAAAGCGACACAGCCCAACGCGCCCAAGAAAGGCTCTTTCTTTTTTTTTTGTTCTTTTGTTCTTTTTTTCCTGGCAAAAGACAAAACTCTGGCAAAGAAAAACACACAGAAAAAAACGGGGGAAAAAGGACTTGACCGCGCAGGCGCGCTGTCCGGCACGCCAGCAGAGCCTGTTGTTCTTGTTTTCTTTTTTTTTTGTTTGCCCTCGAGCCGTGCCCTGAGCAAAGGGCGCCGCGCGAGGTTTTGGTTCTTTTTTTTTTTTTGCCGGCGCCATTGCGGTGGCGCTGCGCGCGCGGCTTCTTTTTTTTATCCGCCCCCAACAGACAGGCCGAGGCGGGTCCTTTGTCGCTGGCGTGGCCTTTTTTCTGTTTCTCTTTTTCTTTTTGGAGTAGCGCGGGATCGGCGCCCCCAAAGACGGCAGACCTGCGGTGCCAACGCGGCGTCCGCCGCTCCTTCAAAGGACCGTGCCGGGCGAATGCACGCCCTGCCTCCGCGAAAGCGAAAGAAAAGCCGGCCCAAGGCCGAGCGCGCCAAGAGGACGCAGTTCTCGCCTTCTGCCGAGAACAAATAGGGCGGCGGCTTGTCGTGTGTGTTGTGCGCTCGCCGCGTCCGACCCGCGTGGTCGGTCGCGGTTTGCGAGGATACCCAAGAAATGCACGCCCACACAGAGAAAAGATCACGGCGGCGACGAGCGACCGACCGACCGCAATGATGGCACGTCAGAGACCGAACGCACCGATGACAACGACGCACGGACCCGTCATCGGTGCCGCGTGGCTACTGGACGCGGCGAGCGCCTGGCTGGCGGCCAACAAGGGCGCGCGCTGCCCGCTGCGTGTGGCGCTGGCCTCGCTCTCCAACGGCATACGCGACCGCCTCGTGGCGACGACCGATCTGCGAGGCCCGGCGCTGGAGGCGGCCCGCACGGCCGCCCTCGAACTGGCGCGCTCGACGCCCGAGATCCTGTGCACGCTCGTCATGTGCGATCTGTGCGTGTCGTGGTCGCGGTCCCTCTTGGCGAGCGTCAGACCGCGCGCCGCCGCGGGCGCGTCGCCCGACTTTGCCACACTGACGGCCTGCTTTGTCGAGGCGAGCGTGGCGCAGAAAAAGGCCGACGACCCGTCACCGCTCTATGTGGTGTGCATCGACGAGGACAGTTATGGCGACGGCGCAAGCCCGCCCGGCACCGAGGGAGGGCGCAAAGTCCAAGACGCCGCCGACGACCACAACGCACCCAACGAGACACGAGAAAAAAAGGGAAAAGAAGAAGAAGAACAAAAGGAAAAAGAAGACAAGGACAGGGGCGACGCCAGCAGAGACCGAGACGGCCACCAAGGGGGCCGCGCCTATTGCTTTGCCAACGAGGCCACCTATGCGGCCTACCGGTACTTCCTTCGGCACGCGTGGGAGGGACTCGCCGGCGTGCCGCGCGACTGGAGGCGACCGTTGCCTGGCGACGTGCGCGGATGGCTCGACAGCGCCATGCGCATGCGCGACCTGGCGCTCACGTTGCCACAGCACCGGCTGTGCCTTCCGCGAGGTCCCACGACCGCGAGGAATGCAGGCGCGATGTGCCCGACCTCGCCCGCGGACCACCGGCGTCCTCTGGGCCGCGATGGCGGTCACGACGAGCGCGAAGAGGTTGCCCAACGCAACGGCCGCCGACAATGCGTAAAGGCGACAGTCGACCCGCAGGGCACAACATACGGCGCCTGCTGTAATGGCGCCGATGATCGACAGTGGGCCAGGCGCCCGCGACTAGACACGCCCGCAGCAGCCAGTGGCGGCGCCGCGTCAAAGGCGGCGCACGCCGATGGCGAGGGACCGCGCACATGGGCCTCTGCCGCGCGCGCGCCGCGGCGCCGCTGATCGCCGGCACCAAAAAGGGGGACAAGCAAGACGGGACGGGAACGGCGGCCAACCCTCAGACCGCGCGTCAACGCGGGGGCGACGCTGCGCGCTCGAGACCAGCGCCGCGCCCAAGGACTCTTTTTTTTTGGAAATACCTTTCGGCAATGAATACAAAAGGCCGCCAAGTCTCAACCAATGAGCGGATGAATCAAGAAAAAGAAACCGGCCCTTTTTATGATGATAATGCTCGTCGGTGCCGTGCCCGAGTTTGTTTTTTTTTCGCCATGTGCACCGGTTTGCGCAGATGCGGCACAAAACATGGCGTGCCCTCTTTCTCTTCTTTTTTTTTTCGCTTGGTCCTTCTCCGTGACGGGCGCTCGGCCATTGCGTCCCTCTCTTTTTTTTGGTACTCTGTTCACGGCCTTTTTTTCCTCGCCAGCGTCAGCGTACCCCTCATTTGGGTGTGCCTGTGTGTGTGTGTGTGTGTGTGTGTGTGTGTGTGTGCAAACTGCTTGCCGCGCATCGCAGCGCCCAAAGGGCGACATCGAGCCGCCATACACGGCAGGGTTTAGAGGTCGCCGCGACAGATGCAACAGGAACACCGGGCCACGGCGCAGGCATCTGGCATGGGGCCGCCGGCGTGCCCGATGCCGCCGCCGCCCGCGCGCGCGCCCCCTGCTCACAAGGGCGCACAGGGAGCCGAACCCCATGGCCGCTCCCTCATCGCCATGCACGTGGCGGCAGCACCGCGCACGCCCAGCGCCGTCGTGCTCTTTGGCGTCGACGCGTCGCGCACGTCGACATGCATCACCTTGCCGGTGCGCGCGATGGCCCCCCCCCACCTCCCTCTTTTTTTTCTTTTTCTTTTCGTTTCCATTATTGATTCGCGATCGTCTCTCCTTTTTTGCGCGCGCGCCGAGGGTCCGGATTTCCCCTCGCGCACCGAGCGTCGCGATTTTCTCCTGGCACTTTTTTTTGTCGTTTTTTTCTGTTTGTCCTTTGGGTGGTCGCTCCCTCCCGCCGCCCGCCAGAGTACATCTCGTTGGGGGACGAACCGACTAAATGTTGTTTGCCACACGCAACAGACGGCGATGCGCGTCGGGGTTCGTTGGGACACTGACGGCCGCTCCGTTGCCTACATCAACGGCCGAAAGCAAACGGTGCGCGTGCTCTCGACGGCCGAGTCGGCGACCCACGAGGACACGCTAGGCGTCGACGTCCTCCAGCATCACGGCGACGCCGCCGATCCCGAGTTGGCCGATCCGGTCGCGCTGCTCATGCTCTGACGACGGGAGATAATGGGGTCCGCGGCTCTCTCTCTCTCTCTCTCTCTCTCTCGGTGGCGCACGGTGGGCCGGGACAAAAAGGGGACCAGCGGTGCCGTCCTGCGACGACGCCGCACCGAGATCGACATTTCCTTTGTGAATAAAAAGAAACATTTCGTCTTTTTTTCTCCTTCTTTGACAACGAGTGCTGATCCTACAAACAGGAAACAAATGTAAAGAAAAGAGGTATGCCACGACCCTCGGAAGAAAAGTCGATCGACAGGAAAGTGGCTGCGTCCCACCGCTTGGCGTGCGCCACGGCGGCGTGGGCAGAAAGGCACGCAGCCCGTCGTTGTTGTTTGTTGGCAGACTCTTTTTTTTAAAAGGAAAAAGAGACCGACCAACGCTGGCCGATTTTCAGACGGGGCGCCGTTGGCCGCAGCCAACTCGACCGCGCACGACACCCAAATCCACCTCTGCCCTCGTGCAAATTCGCGTATCCTTTGTGTGCTATATTTTTTTTTCACGCGACCCGGCCCTGGCCGCGGTCGGTTTCTTTTTTTTTTCCGTCGAGTGCATTTTTTTGGCGCGGGCCGAGCGCCTTTTGTAAAGCGGCGGGCGCTGGCTCGACTCTTGTGCACGAAATTGGGTTCGGCCGCACTCGAAACCTTTGGCCGACGGCCAGTGCCACGACCTACCCTTTCGGCTCTCTACGAAAAAAAAAAAGATATAAAATCCATGAAACAACCTAAATGGAAATGAAAAAAGCAAAAAAACGGGGGCCGTAAACCGGCACGGACGGAGACCTCAACGGTGAATTGCTGCTTTGGAAAAAAAAGCGCATGGCGGTCACGCGGGAGTTTTGGCTTCGTGGCTCGCGGCATAGGCGGCGCACGCCGCGTGCCCGTTGGTGCGGGCCAGCGACGCCGTGTACCAAGGGATGGGACACCCGCGCTCGTGTGCATAGACGAGACAATCGAGGTGGCCCTCGCAGGCGGCAGAGCGACATGTATCTGCGGTCCACGGACACCCGGCTTCGTGGAGGAGCACGAGGGCGTCCAGATGCCCATTCATGGCGGCCATGTGCGTCGCCGTCTGGTCGTACGGACAGCCGTCGGCGAGCAGCCACCGGAGCAGGTCCAGGCGCCCGGCAAATGCCGCCAAGGTGGTCGCGTGGGCGTCGCGCGGACAGCCGCGGTCATGAAGCCACGTGACCACACACACGTGCCCGCCAAAGACGGCGGCCGAAAACACGGCAGCGTCCCACGGGCAGCCGGCAGCGCGCAGCATCTGGACGAGATCCAGGCGCCCTTTGCCGGCGGCCACACTGCAGTGTTTGGGCGACCACGCGGCCCCACGTTGGCAGAGCAACGTGACGCATGCCACGTGCCCCGCATCGACCGCTTGCCTGCACAGGTCGCTGTCGATCACCAGGCCGCGATCGAGCATGGCGCGCAAGAGGTCGACGTGACCGGCGTAGACCACCGCTGCCTGTGTATCGTCGCGCCACGGACACCCGCCGAGAATGGCGTGCGTGGCGGCGTGGACCTGCTCGGCGCTCTTGCTCCAAATGACCGTGCCAACGAGGTCCGGGTGCCACGGGCAGCCGCGATCGCGCAGCCAGTCTATGGCACGGATGGAGCCCGACTTGGCGGCGCACACTGTCGGCCATCCGTCGTCCTCGATCGTGCAGCCGTGGTCGACCAGATAGGCCATGCAAGCGATGTCGGCGTGCCACGCGGCAGCATAAAGGGCACCGTTGGTAAACGCGAACCCGCGCCTCCAGAGCCACACGAGCACGTCCAGATGGCCCCGCGCGGCGGCGTCGGCAGCCACGGCGAGGGGCCACGGTCTCTCAGAGTCGTAGATGTGGTCCATACATTTGGCGTGGCCGAGGACCGCAGCGGCGCGCATGCAGTGTTTGTAGGAAGGCGCAATATGCGTCTCAGTGGCCGTCTGGGTCTCGGCGGTCGGCGGTGGCGTGCGGTCGGTGGCGGCCTTGTCCCGCGCCGTCGCGAGGGCGCGATCAATGCACGACGGGCGGCCGAGGGCAGCAGCGTCTTTGGCGATACGGCCCCAACGGGTGCACACGCGCCCCACGTACGCGTCGGCGACCAAACACGGCAGCCAGCCAAAGATCTCTGCCAGTGTCTCGTCGGGGAGATGATCGATCGACACATCGCGCATGTCCTTTTTCTCTTTTTCTTTTGGTCTCTCCCGTGTCTGTTTTGCAGGTGCGAACGATTTTCTTGTTTTTTTGTTTCTCTTTTTTTTTCTATTGGCCCATGTGACCAACACAGAGGGGCTCTCTCTCTCTCTTTCTGGGGTCGGCAGGTTTTGTGTGCGCGCGCGTCGTGCTCGATCCGCGGGTCAACGGCAAAACTCTCTCTTTTTATTCTGGCTGCCGCTCAAAAAGCGACCAATGAGCATGGATTTGAAAAAACAAGAAGGAAAGCATGCGGCCACCCGATATGGCGCGACCAAGCCGGATGGCCGGTCGGCGGGCCACGCGCCGGCCGTCATGCGGTGGCATGCAAATTTTGTGGGGTCCTTGTGGGCGGATTTTTTTCTTGGTCTTTTTCCCTTTTCAAGGCGCCTGTCTCTCTTGCTGCGTTGAAAGACGGGCGGTCGAAAAAAAAAGGGCACAAGTTACGGTGTCGGCATGCGCACGCGGCCACGGCCCAGAAGGCGCGCGTGGTCGGCCAGTTTTTTTCCATTTTTTTTCCCCAATAATTTTTCCATCCCTTTTAGCGGCGCGCGGGAGCAGCGGGACGGGCGGCGTTGGCCTCCTCCCAGGCCTTTTGCTTGCGCGGCACCGGCACGGCGCCGCCGAGGACGAGGTCGGTCCCCTTGACCGGGTGCACGTAGGCCATCATGAGCACCTCGCGCTTCCAGCGAAAGTGCACGTAGCCGCCGCCGCGCCGCGCCGCGCCCAACATGTCGGCGAGCGGGCTCGGCGCCCGAGCCGGCGCGCCGCCACGTCGCCGACGACCCCGTGCGACCGGCGCGCCGCCATAGACCGACGCGTCGGCCTCGTGGTCGTCGTCACAGTCATAGGCGCCAGACGTCGAGCCGCCCGTGTGGTCGGCGTCGGCCACGCGGTGGAATCCGGGCACGCGGCCCGTGGCGCCGCGCGCCAGATGACGCGTCTTGCCGTGGGCCCACACGCCGCCGCGCGAGTCAACGGCAAAGGCAAACCCGCGGCCACACGAACCGAGCCGCACGGCCTCGATGGCGTCGAGCATCTCGTGCACGAGCGGATCGGCGGCGGCGACGGCGGCCGTGCGCGCCTTGGAAGCCGCCGCCGATTCGGCCGCGCTCGGCGGCGCGCGGGCCGGTGGCGCCGTCGCCGTCGCGTCCGGCACATGAGACGGAGCGGAAGCGGCGGCAGCGGCGCGCTGTTGGGCGTCGCGCATGACGCCGCTGGCCTGGCGCGACAGGGCCTTGACGTCGGCGCGCAGACGCTGTTTCTCGCTCACCCACGACTTGACGTAGCGCACGGCCGACACAAAGAGTACGAGCGATATTGTGACGAGCGTGAGGATGACGACCAGGAGGAAGAAGGACCAGCGCACCTCGCGCTCGGTGCACACGCACGACCCGACGACAAAGGCCGGCGCGCGCGTGCATTTGGAACCGCGGTCTGGTCGATCGCCCATGTTGCCGAGGGGTGACCGGGTGATCGGGGGACCAAGTTGGCAAACTCGCAACAAAAGCAAAAAAGCAGGAGAAGGAGACGGCGGGCAAGATTGGCGGCTGTAGCCTGGGGAAAAAAGGAGATGCACAAAGTGACGACGACGGCGGCGACGACGACGACGGGCGCCGATGAGGTGGCGCGGTTTCCTCTTATCCTCTAGCGGCTGTCGGTTCTCGATGACACTCGAGGGGTGTGCGCTGCGCCGCTCGACCCACGCCAAGAACCAACACCCACCAAAGAAAGAGGAGGAGGAGGAGGGAAACCGCGGAGGAAGGCGTCGACGCTACGCTGCACAGGCCCGTCGCGGGCGGTCGTCTACCAAAGGAAACAGAACAAGAGGAAGGAGGAAAATAGAGAAAAGAGCAACGAGACGAATGGCCAGCAGCAGCGGCCCGGTGCCGCAGGGCGTGACGCCGGTGGGCACCATCACAAGCGGCGGCTTTGTCCCCGTGACCTGGGCAGCGCCGCAGCCGCCAGCGCCACCTTATCAATCGTCGCTGCCGCCGTCGGCACCAACACAAAGCCAACAACAACCGCAGCCGCCGCCGCCGTTTGCGGTGCCGCCGTCGGCTCTCACGCAGCCGGGACCGCACCTGCCGCAGGGCGCCGAGGGCCTCTATGACCCGCCGCTGCCCGCGACCGGCCCCTATGCGCTACGGTGCGCCGAGGACGTGCCGGTGACCGGGTCGCTCGACCCGTGCGTGCCGCGCGGGTGGATCCGCGCCTTTAACGCGGCGCTCATCGCCGCGGCCCTCGGGGTCACCATCTACGCCGGCAAGTCCTTTGACGACATTGCGGACGACGACGATCCGGCCATCCGCCGCGAGAAGATGCGCCTCCTGGGCGCCGGCGTGAGCACCGTGGGCGTGCTCGTGTGGCCCGTGCTGTGGGACGCGCTCGCCGGCTATGCCATCGTCGCCCACCACCCGCTCACCCTGTTTGGCTTTGCCTGGCCCATCCTCATGTCCATGTTGGACCTCTCCTACCTGGCGGCCAACAAGAACTCGCTGCAGGCGCAGCGCGTGTTTGGCCTCGGCGAGATATCGAGCGACGCCAACACGCTCGTCGGCGTGGCCTTTGCCGTGGGCAGCCTCCTCGTGAGCCAGGGCAACACGCGCCTGGCCGACGCCACCATCCCGCTACTCATGTACGCGCTGCTGCTGCTGATCGCCTTTATCGTCCCGATCCCGACGCTCGATCCGGACGACTACAGCGGCTTTGCCACGGGCGCCATCCAGCGCACGTTCTTCAACTATGCCATGGGCTTTGTCATTGCCGGTATTTCGACCAACATCGCCGGTCAGACCGGGCGCGGTCTCCAGTCGGCCCTCCAGCGCCTCTGCCTCCAGGGCCAGGCCCGCGGTCAGAGCAACTAGGCGCCGTCCTGCACCCCGGTCCCATGTCGGCGCTCGTCGTCGGCTTTTTTTTTCGTACTCTTCTTTTTCCATTCGCTCGTAAAAGAAGGGCACTCTCCGCCGTCGCGTACGCAATATTTTTTCCCCATTTTTTTATCCCATCTCCCGATCGTGGCGCGTGCGCAACTCGACCCGGCGCGCCGCACCGCATATTTTCGCACAACAATCGAGAAGAGACCAAGAAAAAAGGACCCGTTGTTCCGACCCTGGGGCATCTCCTTTTTTTCCAATTTTATTTTTTTTTCCAATTTTTCAACGGGGGAGTGGGACAAGGCAGTGCGCCCGTGCTTTTTGTTTGATCTCGTCGGGCACGAAATAAAGGAATTGGGGATGTGCGCGTCCGCCAGAATGCGTGACTCTTTTTTTTTCACGGTACGACTTTCTTTTGGTGGCAGCGATCGTCTTTTTTTTGGAGCGCACGATTTTTTCCTCGCTGTGCGAGGTCGGCCTTTTCCATCTGCGGCGACCGCGCCAAACCTGGCGGCCCGGATGCGGCCCGACAAAGCCGCTTCCGATGAAAACTTGGCCGCGAATCGTACGGTGTCCTTGTTGCAACACAATACTCTGTTGGACGGAAAAAAAGAAAGAAAATAGCGTTGGACACAAGAGTGCCGCGGCCGACATGCCGCGGTCTCTTTTTTTTTACGCCGAGGCAACGGGCCGGGTGCTTGTCCGCACCGAGCAAGGCGACCCACAGCCAGATCTCGCCCCCTTGGCCGGCCGCCTAACCATGATCGGATTTGAAAATACACCAGAAATCCCACCACTCAAACAAAAGTAGGATAAAAAAAGCCAAAAAAGCCCGGCGGCGCCCAAAAGAGGCGCAGGCGCACGCCGACGAAATTTGGTGTGTGCGTTGCGGTTCGGGAGCGAATGCAAACCCGCAACCCGACCGCGCGTACCGACCGATTGCGCTCGCGGCCGCCTTTGGGGCTCAAAAGAGGCGGCTTTTATAATTTTTTTCCTAGTTTTCTTATATATTTTTTAATGACCTTTATATATGGAGGCAGTTTGATCCCCGCCCGTGTCGACCAGAGTCGCAGTCGGCTGGCCACACATCGAAAAGAAAAAACACTGATCGGTCGCCGCGCGCAAAAGGGGGAATGGAGTCACGCCAACAGACCGTGGGCTCTGAGGAGGACACGCAGGGCGGTCACTGATGGCGCCTCGTGTTTGAGCGAGCCACCGCCCAACACCATCGGGTCGATTGGGCGAGGACGGCAGGCGACGCACCACGCGAGCACGTGGGCATCGGCGGCGTCGCCTTGTGTTGTTGCGTCTGCGCAGGTGGCAGCCGTAATGCGCGCCAAAAGGCTGACGGCGTGGTCTCTTGCCCGAGAGCGAGAGATCACGACGCAACCTGCGCAATCGCTCGCAGACATCGAGAGCGACGTCTTTTTGATCGCTTTCCGCACGCGCTCGACGGCCATCGACCACAGGTCCCACCCCGGCAGGCTCGGCTCCCAGAGCGCCCGAGAGACGCCTATCGACACCAGGCCGTCGAGTGCGTCAAAGCCGGCGTGGCGGACCACGACGTCTACGAGCCGACTCCATAGGAGCGCGCCCATGGCCTCGACTGCCTGCGCCGGAAATGCACGAACGAGGCGCGCCACGAGCGAGAGGCCTGCCGCCGTGTGGATCGTGCGCTGCATATACGTGTACACAAAGCCGGTGATCCAGTGGCCGGCCTCGTCGTCTGCCGCGCCGAGTGCCACACAGCGACACAGCGCATCGACCGTGTCATGGAACTCGGTCACGTCCCGTGTGGCGTCGGCCACCCACGCTTGACGGTGCTGCGCACACGCACCGAGGTCGTCGGCGAGCACCGCCACCGCGTGCGTGACGACCGAACCCAGTGGACCCCGGCATGCCCTCGCGATGGCTTGGGGCGCCACGCGCTCGTTCAGGGCGCGCGCCGCGATCCAGCGCAAGCACGCGTGGCCGGCACGTATATCGAGCGAGCGCACGAGTTGATGCGCGTCCACCGGTACACCATAGCGTTCGCCGAGCGCAAGCGCGTCGACGTTGCCATTGCGCACGGCGCTCAATTGCCAGTCTGTGTCGTCGGCGGGCCGCGTCAGACGCGCCATCTCGGCCAGACGCGCCTCGTGCGCTCCCTCCTTTGTTCTGGCGCCGTCGTCGCCGTATGGCTTTGCATGGTCTTGACGGTCGCACAGCACGAGGAGGCGTTCCAGGACGGCGGTGCCGCCCGCCGCAGCGTGTGTCCAAATGTGCCACTTGTGCACGGAACGTGGCCTCACCTGTGCGTGCGCATGGGTACGCATGAGCGTGTCCTCGACGACCTCGACATTGTCGGCGTAGCACGCGTCGTAAAGGATCTGATGGATGGTCGGACGACGCTCTAGGTCCGGGCAGAAGGAGGCCAGTGCGCGCACCACGTCGGCGCGATTGCACCTGATCGAAGCGCCGCATAGGTCCCACACAAACTCTGTGGCGACATGGCGCGACGGCGCGATGGCAGTTTCCTTGGCGACGTCGTGAGTCATCTGTTTGTACGATCCCGTCGTCGCGTCTGAGGCAGGCAAATCGTGGTGCCGGATCGCTTTGATTCCGGGCGCGAGATGGTCGTCGTCGGCGGTACACGGCGCGATCAGCGCAGCCACACGGGTCGCGTCCGTCGCGGGTGCGGGCATCGACAACACAGCGATGATGATTCTGTGCTGGACGGGCACGGCGTCGTAGCCGCTGCCGCCGCAGCATTCAAAGACCCAGGGCCGGCCGATGGCGCAGCGTGCCGACACGAACCGTCCGTGAGCGAGGTGCCAAACGAAATCCGGATGTCTCGTCCGCCCGTGCGTGCGAACCGGGCACAAACAAGGACGCGGGCGACGACCCCTGTCGACAGGCGCCTCCCATGCGGCATGGAATGGACTGTTGAGCGTCGTCTTGGCCGCCTCGACCGAGGCGAGCACGGCGGCCCACCGAGGATGGACGAGGCGCGCGGCGAACCGCCAGGCCGGATGCAGAAACGGAACCCCGCGGGCGTCGAGCCCGTTGAGGATCATGTCGAGTATCTCGGTGGGCAGTGCCTCCATTCCGCTCGTCTCTCTGTCTCTTCTTCGGTCTCTCTTTTTGTCTCTTCTTTGTCCTTGTGCTCTGTCGAGTGGTCTTTTTGCGACACTTTTTTTTTCTTGCCCACCAACGGCGTCTCGGGGTCGCTTTTTTCTTTTTCTTTTTTTTTTGAGGTAATCCGTCTGCCAACTTTTTCGGGTCGCCGCTGATCTCGACAAAAAAAAGGGACCGGACCGGGCGGCAACTCGACGAGCCCCGCTGTTGTCAGACATCATCCGCGCCGCCCCTATTTTCTGGTCTAAATTGTCACGGTCACAAAAAATACGCGCATTGCTATTGGTTTGCCTTTTTGTGCAGCCTTTATTTCCCACTGTTGTTTTTTTTGTTTTCTCTGTGACGCTTTGTGGGCCGACGGTAGCGTCGTCTTTTTTTTTTCGTGGCGAGTAGGGAGGTCGCGGTGCGTGCGCACGGTGCCGACGGACAGCCCTTTGTGGCCGCTATTTTCTTTGGTTTTCCTATTTTCATTTTGTTTCTTTATGCGCACGGCACCGGCAAGTGCCGAGGCCGAAAAAAGAACAAAAAAAAGAAATTGAAAAAAGGACATATAAAAAACCAACGATAAAATAGTGCCTTTTTTTTGTTCTCGGCGATGACGCGCGACAGGAAAAAACATCACGAGTAGACAAGGCCGTGGGCCTGCATGAGCGCCCGTAGCGATGCCATTGTCACACTGTCGTGCACAGGATCGCCCAATGCGGTCGCAGCGACAGGTCGCGGCCGGCACAGCGCCCGCCAAGTCTGCCCGGCGGCCTCGCCGACGGATATCGTCCCATAGACGACGCCAAGGGCGTGGCTCTGCGTGGCCGCGGCGCGATCCCTCTTGTAGAGTAGCGACCGTTCCGGGCACTTGCCGCAGTCCAAAAAGGGCAGAGGCGGCACGGTGGCACGGACCGCGCCAGCCAAATGATCCGTTGCAATGGCCCACATGTCGATTCCAGTCAGATCACACGATGACCATGCGGCAATGAGGTCCACGATGCGGTCGATCGCGCCGACGGCGCCTGTGGTGATGGCCACGCGTATGAGCGTCTCCCAGCCAAGGGGCTTGATACGGGTCGCCACAGAGATGCGCCAGTGCTCGATCGCGCGCACGACCATGTGGACGCCGTCGGACGTATGATGGTCGCGGTTCAAGTACGTACTGAGAAACCGACGCGAGGCGACGATGCCGTCGTCGGTCGCCATCATGGGCGCCATGGCGTCACACAGGGCATCGATCGTCGCGCGGATCTTGGGTGTGCAGTTGTCCTCGCCTTGGTCGTTGTGGTGGTCATCAACTGCGCTCGACGAGGCCTTGGATCGACGGGGTTTCCGACACGTGCACTGATCGTGCGCAGACGAGGTCCAGTCGAAATGGTCTACGCCGCCGACGATCTCAGAGAGCGCCGACGCACACGCGCGCACGAAAGCGACCGCCGTGGAGGGATCTGGCGTGGCCGGGGCGCGCTTCAAAAGCCACCGGACGGTCTTGTGGCTGCCCCAATCGCCGGCCGCCTCGATCAACTCGTGCGCCTGGATGGCGACGCCGTAGCGCTCGCCCACGAGGAGCGCGTCGATGTTGCCGCAGCGCGCAGCGCACTTTTGCCAGGCCAGGTCGGTCTTGGGCCTGGCAAGGCGCGCCATTCGAGCGACACCCGCTTCCATGCAGTCGCCGTCATTATGGCCATCTTTGTCGCCGTCGAGGGAGGCGCCTTGATCACGCGCGCACAGGCTCAAGAAGCGCTCCAGCACGCGCGCGCCGCCCGACTTGGCGGCCTTTTTCCACAGGCCGCGTACGTGCGAGATGGCCGTCGCGTCGCCGTCGTCTTTGTCGCGGCAGAGCCGGGACACATGGGTCAGTGCACTGTCGACCAACTTGGCATCGTCGTCCAGACACGCGTACAAGAGTACAGTGTCGACAACGCCGAGCGTCGGATAGGCAGCCAGCAGTGAGTGCACAATGTCGGACCGGTTCCAGTCGGGTGCAAAGAACAGGATGTCATTGAGGAACTCGCTGTCTGTGGGGCCGTAGGAATCGTCGCCCCTTTCGTCGGGTGGCACTCTCTTGACGTGGGCCCAAAAGTCGCGCCGAAGAGGACATACTGGCCACGGTTCGGTCGATTCGTCGCCCTCGACGTGCGGCCCGACGATGTGCCGCACGAGCGCCACGTCCGTCGCCGGCACCGGCAGCGTAAAGAGAGCGATCATTGCTCGGTCCTGTTGCGGCACGCCGTCCTTTGGGCACCAGGCCATGACCCAGGGTCGACCGATGGCACAGCGCGCCGACACGATGCGGCCCGACGCGATGGTCTTTTTGAAATCGCCGTGTCGAGGGCTGTAGGCACACTGGCAATCGTGCGTGTAGCCCCGACCGTCGCTACGTGGCACCCTCCACACGCGCGCAAAGGCCTTGATCTGGACGCGCGTCTCGGTCGACGCCGCGGCAGCGATGGCCTGGCGCCACGTCGAATGGGTGGCGCGGGCGGCAAACCGCCACAGCGGATCGAGGAACGGCACGCCGTCGGCGTCGAGTCCGTTGAGGATCATGTCTAGAATCTCGGCGGGAAGCGACTGCATGGTCCGCTTCCCTCGTTGTCTACCGACCGTGTTATCGGCCACACGACCTTTTTCCCCCCGTTTTTTTTCTCGCGTCCTTTGTTTGGGATGGATGCGCCTTTGTCGCACCTTTTTCCTGTCTTTTTTTTTTGAAAAGATCCTTGGCGTGGTCTCGTCGGTGGTCGCCTGTTGTCGGTCGTTGGTTTTTTGTTTGTTTTTTCTTCTTCCCATGCGGTCACCGCGCCCCGGCACACAAACCATCGCCCAATGGAAAAAAAAAGAGATCGCAGCCATCGCCGCAGGGAAAAACAAACCGACCGACGAGATCGACCCGAGAGTCGCCTGCGGCGCGCCGCAAGACACGTCGCCTCTCTCTTTCTTTGTGTTCTCGCGGCGACGCCAAGAGCGCCCGGTCAAGAAAAACACGCCCTACCGATTGGGTGCTGCGTTGAGGTCTTTTTTTGAGGACAGGCCAGAAAAAGGAAAAGTCAGTGAGAAAAGAAAACAGAAAAAAAAAGACAAGACGGCAGAACAAAGAGCGACCTATTCGTGTCAAAGCGCCTGTTGCGATCGCGCACGGGCGGGTTTTATTGCAGGGATCTTTTTTTTTACCCCGACTACTTGCGCCGTGAGCGCAAATAGTCATAGATCGTCGCCACGGTGGCTTCGCGCGTGGGTCCCACCGGCAGCCGTCTCATGCGCGCATAGGCCGCCACCTCGTCGTCGGGGATGCCGCCGCGCACGGCCTGCGGCGTAAAGGCATAGTAGTCTGAGCATTCAGACTGGCGGCCGACGCTGGCCGTGCACACGGCGTAGGGGTTGTAACAGCGGCCCGTGCCCATGGCGCCCGGCGTGTCGTAGCAGTCGTCTCCGTTGCGCGCGGCCACGTGCAAGAGACACCGGCAGTAGGCCCGCTGCCGGTCGTCGATCGGCGCACCGCGCCAAAAGTAGCCGTCAACAGTGGGCGGCGCTGGCGGCAGTCCGCCCATCCACGGAACCGCCGCCGTCGGTCCCGGCTGTATGGCAACAAAAGCGGCGCGCCTGCCCCCGACGACATTGTACCCGCCATCGCCGTCGCCGTCATCGTCTACTGCGATGACGTCGTCGTAATCGTATGGCGCGCCGCGTCCGTTGCTTGCCGACAAAAGGGAAAACATTTTCTTTTTTTTTTCTTATTACTTTTCTTTTCGTTTGTGGTTGCAAGCGCGGATGACACAAAGCGACCTCGGTGTGAGGCAGTCTGCAGAGGCTCTTTCAACAATGTTTGCACGGTCGAGGTCGCTCGCGGCGACAATCGCCAACAAGCGGCCTCGACTTTGTGCGTGTCGTGTGTGTGTGGGTTCCCATCCGTTTTCGGGTCGATCTTGCGCCGCGTCCGCGGCCTGCTCCTCTTTGGTGGCGTCGCAAAAAAATTGCGTGCGCATGTCTATCTGCGACGCTGGTGCCCATACCGGCCGCAGGCATATGGCGTGGACTTTTTTTTTACTTTGTGGCATAGACCCTTTATGGATCGCCGCATGATACACAGGAAAAAAAAGGAAAGGGGTTGGTAGACTATTTTGTGGACAACGCGAGAAGAAAAAGGGGGAGAATTCCACGTCAACGGACGACGCGCTTGCCCGTGCGCACGACCGCTGCGACGTCTTCCCACGGGTGCACGCTCCTTGCCTGGTCGTCGGTGATGCGATCGCCCACCCTGCATCTGCCGCGACTGCGCAGAGCGTCGACGACATCGGCGCAGTCGTCGTGAACAACGGCGGCATAGGTGAGCGCAATCTCTGCTGTGTCGGTCCATGTCGCAGGCCGTTTGTCGAATTGGCCAATGGCCCAGAGGAGCGTGCGCCGGCCGGCGGTCTTGTCCATGCGCCTCTCGTCTGCGCCGTGGAGCCGCCACGGCACCTGGTCGGGCTGCCACAGGGACGGATCGGCTTTGAGGATCGCGTCGGCCATGTCGGTGCGTCCAAACACGAGCACCTCCTTGAGATCGCCAAGCGTGGGCGCGTAGCCCGTCGAGAGGACGACGGCGAGCGCCTTCACGTTGTTCCGAGGCGCTCGTGCGGCCCACCCGATGGTCTCACAGGAAGTAGAGTGGCCTTCTCCGTGTACCGTCGGCGTGCGCCAGTGCGACATGTGGCACGGCGGCGTGCACTCGGTGAGCGCCCACGCGAGCACGTCAACGTGGCCGCCGGCCGCCGCCGCAGCCGTAGTGCGTGCATCCCAACGGCAGCGCACATCGGGTCCGCGCAGCCACTTGAGCAGGTCGAGGTGGCCGCCCCTGGCCGCGCTGGCGCACATGACGGGACCCCACCAGTCCTCGACCTCTTCGGTGCCGGCCTCGTCCGTGATGGCCGATCCGCTCTGGTCGCACGCGCTCGAATGCATGCCGCCGTCGGCGTACCACGCAGGCCATATTTCGTCTCGGTCGATAAATTCGTCGGCGTCGTCATCATCGCGCTTGTCCACGGGGTTGCCGTCCCAGGGCTGATCTTCCCAGTCCGACCCATCACTGCTGTCGGACCCATCGTCCCCGTCGTCGTCGTTGTCGCCGCCAGAGCCCTCTCGGTCGTCATCATTATCGCCTTTTTCTTCTTCGCCGTCGCTGTCCAAAGGCGCATGGCGGCCCAAATCCCTGTCGAGGAACCATTCGAGCAGCGCTCTCTGGCCGCCGCGCGCGGCCGCGTAGCGCGCCGCCGCCCGCACAAGGCTGGGCTTGCGGCAAAGGAAGAATTTGATCGCGTCGATGGCGCCCGCATAGGCCGCGGCGCGCACGATCGAGTCGCCCATGCGCACGCGCGGATGCTTGAGCAACCAGCGCAGCAGGGCCAGATGCGACCCGGCCGCGGCCGCGGCCAGCGTGGGCGTGCCGATGAAAAGCGGATTGGCGCGCCGCGCCGTGTAGACATAGACCTTGTTGGCGCTGGACACGCCATGGCGCTTGGCCACGCGCTGCATGGCGCCCTCGACGTCGAGCGCGACGACCGCGCGCCAACTGTGGCATGCACGCGCCGCCAACGGCCTCCACGGCTTTTCGAGATGCACGTTGAGCACCATCGAGAGGATTTCGGCAGGCAGACAGCCAATCGTTGTCGTTGTCGTCGTCATGTTTGTGCTCATGCTTTTTTTATGTGCTTTCGGGCGCGCTCCCTCTTTTCCTATCGACTGGGTCCCGGTCTCTCTGACTTTTTCGCAAGCCGTCGACGTGGACGGGCGCCTTCTATGGGGCGCGTCGTGGCCTCGTCTCTTTTGTCACGTTGGTCCGTCGGTTGAGGCTCGCTCTCTCTTTTTTTTTTCCGATTGCAACGAAATCCACGTTTTGGTCTGATGAGGCGCGGCGCCGGCACGCCGGCCGGCAAATGTCGTGAATGCCGAACGGGCGTGGCTCGTTTTTAGTTTTTATATTTGTTCTTTTTGTTCCATTGTATTTGCGGAAGAGGCCTTTTCGACGCCAACACGCCGTAATCCTCTTTCGTCCCTCCCTCTTTTTCTTTATGTTTTCTTTTCTGTCACTCTTTGCGCGCCGGTCCAGCGCATTGGTCCGCCTCGCCCCTTTTTTTCATTCCCTTTAAAAAAATAGAAAAAAGTCGTCCTCGCTTTGCAAGGGGCCCTCTCTTTTCCCTGAGCCCTCGGGCACCGCCGACTGCAGCCTCATCGACCAGGGGGAATTTAAAAAAAAAAAAAAGAAAAATCCGTTTTTTCGTAAGTGCCACCAAAGGCCTGTTGCGAAAAGGCGATGGGCGCACAGGCGGCGCACGCCATCGCGTGCATTTTTTTTCTGTAGGGAAAAAAAGGGTGCGCGACACACGCGCAAAGCCACAAGTAGAGGCGAAAGGGAAAAAAAGGCCACAGGGTCCGTAAAGATCATGGCCGCGCCCAAGATTGTCTACAACCTCACGGGCCGCCCTTTGCGCGTCCGCCGCCTCACGGGCTCTCGCGAGCGCTCTACGGAACCCTCGTGGCCGCTGCTGTCTCTGTCGCTTTACGGTCCCGCCGATGCCGCCGCACCTCAAGAGAGCACGCCCGTAGACGCCGATCGGAGCGCATCTGCAGACGTCGACCCCTTTGACTGTACGGTCGTCGACGGTCCCGGCGACTGGCACGATGCCGCGCGTTGCATCGGCTGTGGCATCCATCTGGGCGATGCCAACGCACGCCAGTATTGCGCCAAGACCTACTGCCCGTTTGCGCTGCCGCCAGACGCCGAACCGCCGTCTGCACGCGCGTCCGCGCCGTCCTTGCCCTGAGTGTCGCCTGGTCATTTTTTTGATTTTTATTTTTGCTTTTTTTTTCTCGAAACACCTTTGCAACACAAAAGGGGGAATCGAAAAAAAAAAGACTTTGATTTGGAGGAAAAAAAGGACACGGTGTCGCTTGTCGGGGAGGGGGGGCACGGCCGGCGTCTGTCGCGCAACGCGCGCAACCGTCTGCCGTTGCGCAACGGCGATGGTGCAGCAAGGGCGGCCGCGCCTTGGGTCCCGCCGTCAGGTCGCGAGGGCCGACGGCGACGGCAGAGGACAAAGACGACCGCTTGGGCGACGACGACCCTCCTCCTTTGCTCTGGCCTCGGCAAAGAAAAAAAAAGCAAGGACAAAGGAACAAGTAAGAAAAAAAAATAAGCAAAGACTTGCGCCGGCCGAGAGGACCCGCACCCTATACACGCAGAGCGATGGCAACTGCAGTGCTGTCGAGAGCAAACCCGGCCAGCGACCGGCTGCCGCAACCGAGGCGCGCTCTGGGCAAACCCATCGCGTCGTCGACCACCGCGCAGGCAGACGCCGTCGCCGTGGGCACGGCGCGCATGCGGTGCGCCTATCCGATCGCGCTCGTGCTGCGGTCCGATCCGGGGGCGGGCGAGGCGCACTGGGCGCGGGGTCCGCCCACGCGGCCCGCGATCCACCTGGGCGAGAGCGTCCACGCAGACTTTGACGCCGCTGCCGAGGCTCTGACCGCCCTCGCGCCGGGCAGCGGGCGCCGGCGTACCTCGCCTAGGCGCGCGCCCGCGGCTCGCAACTTGCTGGACGCGCGCGTGAGCCTGACCAAGTCTGACGGCGGCGATCCCGTGCGCGCCACCGTGCCTCTGACGACACTGTTGGAGTCGATCGTCGATCAGGGACGCGTGAGCGCAGACGACCTGTGTGTGGCTCGCAGTGCCCCCTGGGTGAGCCAGGCGCTCGCGCGGCGCCCGCCGCCTTTGGCGCGACCCGCACGCTCGGCCGAGCGCGCGCGGAGCGACATGGAGCGCATGATGCGTCGTCTCGACCGCATCGTGTCTCGCGTGGCGTCTGAAGCCGTGCACGAGCGCGCAGGCCACGCGAGCGATGGCGACGATGATCATGGCGGCGATGATCATGTCGATGCCGATGATGGTGGTCATGGCGACAATGGTGATCATCCTCAAGATGCACACGACAATCGTCTCAGCGGTGGCGATACCGACGCCGCTAGGGACGAGGAAGAAGAAGAAGGCGACGACGACGTGGAAATCGTCGTGCGCAACTCGGCGCCGCCCGTGCCCCGCGATGGATCGTTGCGGGCGCCGGCGGCAGGCCGCCAAAGCCCACCGTCGATGTCTCGACCCGATGCCGCAGGCATACCGCGCCCCTCGGCAACTGACAATGCCCCTTCCGAGGCGAGGGCGCCGCGGCGGCGGATCGTCAAGCGCCCGAGGCCGGAACCGGCAAGCGCGTCGTCGTCATCAACGGCGACGACAACGATACGACCGCGACCGGCCAAGCGCACGCGCAGGACCCGCGCGCAAGACCCGCCCATGCCCTCGTCGCCCCCCAGACCGTCGCCCATGGCCACATCGTCGCCTGTGCAGCAGCAGCCGATCAGCGCGGTGCTCGCACTCTCGACAGTCGTGTGCGATATCGCTCTGCGTCCGTGCGCCGAGGCACCCGGCATCGAGTGCAGCATTTGCATGCGCGACGACGGCACGGTGCTGTGGGACACGCCGCGAGGGCGCCCGGCCACGCTGTACGACCTCTGGATCGATCCCGATCGGCGCACCGTCGTGGCCGACGGCACGCGCCTGCCCGACGACGTCATCCTCGTTAATCCGTGTCGCGCGCTGGACCATGCCGTGTGCGTCGGCTGTATGCGTGCCGTGTTGCTCAACCGCGGCCGTCCTCCGGTGGGCGTCGCCCGCGCGGCGGTCGGCTGTGTCTCGCTCGACGGCGAGTCGCGCTGCGCGTCCACGGCCTACCCGGAAGCGCATCCCTTTGCCGTCGTGCTCGACGGCGACGAGGCGGCCCACCTGGCCTCGCTGTACGACCGACACCGCTTCCCCGGCATGGAGGTGGTCGTGTGCCCGCTCCACGTGGTCGTCGATCGCACTGTGCCCGCGGGCCGCCGCCGCGGTCCGCGAGTCGAGGTCCTCCCGTGCGGCGCCGAATGCATCGTCGAGCACACGCGTGTGGCGGCGGCCGTGCGCGGCCACCTACCCGTTGCCTGCACGCAGAACGCACGCTGCGCGGGCACCTTTTGCTACCACTGCCGGTCACGTCTGCCGGCGGGCGCCGCGCGCTGCGGACGGTGCACACACGTTGCCGAGCACGACAACCCCGAGGGCGTCAACCGCTACTTTTACCGGCCGGGCCTCATGGCGCCGGCCGGGCTCACCGGCAAGGCCGGCGGCGCTGCGCCCGACCAACAGCAACAAACGGCCGGCGGCGGCGGCACCGACGGCCACCTGCTGCGCAACCGCGAGGTCACCGAGGAGGTGGCCGTCGACCAGATCGAGCGCATGTTGGCGATGGACCGCGTCGCGCAGCCGTGCTACCGCTGCGGCGTGCCGCTCCTCAAGAGCACCGAGTGCAACGCGCTCTCACACTGCGGCGTGCAAAAGTGCTACATGTGCGGGCGCAACGCGCTCGCCGGCGGCCACCTCGAAGCCGAGCACTGGGACGCGCACGGCGCCACGGGCTGCCCGCGCTACGACCACCATGCCTACTGGCGCAGCATGAAGAATCCGTTTGTGTGCGCCGAGGGCCGCTGCTACAGCGACGTCAAAGAGTGCGCCGTGGCGGCGCACCGCGCCGGCATCGAGGCCATGCATGCCGAACGGCGCGTGTGGCACGCATGGGGCATGCTCCGCTCCCTCGCGGCGCCCCTCCGCGAGCGCGTGATCGCGAGACTCGACGCCGCCACGGCGCCGACCGATACGGCGCGCGCGCTCCTCCTGGCCCGTGTCTCCAAGATCCTTCTGGGCACCCGCGCCGCCACGTCGACGTCTAGGGCGGCTGCGTCGACGACCCTTTTGCCGACGCGATCCTCGACGACCACAACAACGTCTACGTCACCGACGGCGACCGCGACGGCGACCACCGCTAGCGCGACAACGACAACAACGACCACAACCGTCGCAACGGCCTCGTCCAGAGCGCGCCCCTAGATGTCCTGTCTGCGCTTTCTTTTGCGCGCCTGCGCGGGCGATTCAAGAGGGAAAAAGAAAAAAAGGCGGCAACAAATCGTGCATATAGAGTTTGTTTTCAATGTTTTTTCTTTCGGGCAGCGCGCTCTTTGGTCTGTCGCTCGACAAAAGGGTCCGTCGTCGCCCTTTGGCGACAACCACCGACGATGGACTTTTTTTTTTAAAAACAAGGGGACAAATGGGAATTGGGTAGGCTTAAATTGATTTGTTTTTCGTCGGGCTGTCGTGAGCGCCATGGTTGCGACCATGCGAAAAAAAGCGTCTAGACGCTGGGCAGGATGATAAAGTGATAAAAATGCGGTCCCGAGGCAGCGGCGGCCTTGCGGTGAAGCGTGAGCACGACGTGGCGTGGTCCAGTGTCGCCGGCAGGTTGGGCAAATGCCTCGCGCACATGGGCGACCACCTTGGAGGCGTCGCCAAAAATGCCATCGTCATCGTATGCATGTCCCGAGTCTTGATGGACCCACTCGACGGGCACGCCGGCGAGGCCCTCGATGACCTTGGTCAGGCAGACGGCCTCGCGCGCGCTCAGCGTCGGGTACAGGTCCAAGAGGTCGTCGATGGTCTGTGACTTGGGCGACGACGGCGGACGCAGCGCGCTGATCGTTGCAATCGTACGGTCCGACTCGGTCTGCCTGATCGAAAGGACGACGCGCTGCCAGCCCTTGTCGAGACAGGCCTGGACCTTGCGGGGCAAACAATCCGTGCCCACAGATAGGTCGTGCGAGCACAGGTATCTTGCGTCAACGTTGGCGTCGTCCTTGATCCACTGGTGGGGCACGCCGTCGAGGGCGGTTTCGGCAAGGAGCACGCAGGTCGCTTGGGCCACCGACAACTTGGGGTAGAGGGCGAGAATTTCGACGGCCGTCTGGCTCTCGATGGTTCCCTCGGGCGTCGTCGTCGTGGCGACGTCAGGGGATGCAGGGCAGTCGCCTGCCGGCACGCCATCCTTGGCCGGCGTTGCGGTCAGTGCTTGATGATCGATAGGGGACGCGGCGGTCGGCAGGATTTGGTAGAAAAGTTCGATTTGCTTGCCGTCGGCAGAGGCGGCGCCGTGGATGACGAGACGGTGCGGGCGACCTCCCGATGCCCCGATCACGGCGTAGGCATGGTTGGAAATCGCCTCGGCGGTGGCGCGCCGAACCGCAGCACCACCGGGACCCGCGGGCGCCCGGATCAGGTGGCCAGCGTCGGTGTCGACGCGCAATCTGTCAGATACCCAGTCGTGGGGTACCGTCGCCAGCAGCCTATCGAGGGCGGCAGCGACCTCGGCCGTGTCGGCGGACCGCACGCTTTTGGTAGTGGCGGCGGTGCCGTCGTCGTCAATGTGCGCCTTGCTATCCAAACTGTTGGCGCACGGCGCCGACTCGGTCGGTGCGGCGTCGGCTGCACCGTCTGCACCACTGCATCGGGCCGACTTGATCTCATTGACGACCCGATAAAACAGTTCGGCTCTATACGGGCCGCGGCGCACGCACAGGACGATGCGATGCAGGTCGCCAGTGAGGTTGACGTGAATCTCGTGAAATCGCAAGAGTCGCGACACAAAGGTCGCCACGGATTCGTCGTCGTCGGTCAGCGAGTAAGCGAGCGGCCCCACGCCCGGCCAGCCGGCGGGCATCCAGTCGTGCGCCACGTCCTTGAGCGCGCCGTCGATCCAGATGGCCTTGAGGATGTCGTCGCGGTCGACGGCCGGATACATGTTCCACAGGTCGGGTACCGGCGGGTGGACCGCGGCGGCAGTGGCGATCTCGGTTTTATTGGCGACGTGCGTATCCATGTTTGCGAATCTTTTTTTTTTGGGAGCGAGGGAGATGGGTGTCGGGGTTGTCGCGGTGCGGGTGCGTGTTTATCCGCCGCAGGGCGGCCTGCTCTTTTATTCTCCAGTCCCACCGACGCCCGCGCGGCACATCATCCTTTGTTGGTCGGCTCTCCTATTCCGCCGGCTGTGCGGTGTTGTCTTTTCTCTACGCTACCATTCGCGCTCCCGTTTCTTTTGTTTCATGGCCTTTTTTCTTTCGCTCCTTTTGGGCGCGCGGTCGGAAAAGCCGACCGTGAGGTTTCTGTGGGGGATCCTTTGGCCGCTGCCGCCCGGCTCTTTTTTGGCGGGGCCGGCTGTGCGTGGCTCTTTTTTTTCTCCTTTTGCTTTTTTGCCGCCGTGGCCCGTGAGGACGCGCGGGGCCATGCCTTGACCGAAAAAAGGGGGCGCACAGCCGGCGCCGCACGGCAGGCCTTTGGACCGGCGAGAAAAATCCGCCCACCCCATGAGGAAAAAAAGGGTCGGGTCACACCTCGAGCCACCAAAAAGAAGAGCAGGCGCCTAGAGAAAAAAAAGGGCCAAGAGGGGAGCCGCACACAGACGCCATTCCATGTCGGGAACCGAGGAGCGCCACCACCGTCGCCATGGCCACGAACACCGTGATCGAGGCATGCCACACGCAGACGCCGCAGAGGGCGACGCGGGCGACGACACGGCGTGGGATCCCCATGCAGACAATGAAGTCCACTCGCTGCGCGCCAATTCGGTCAAATTCACGCTGACCGACGGAGGCGACCCCGATGCCGTCGTGCAGTTGCACATGGGCCGCGATCTGGGCATCTATGCGCGGACGCGCTCCACCAGGCGCCGCCTCGACGCCGTCGCGCCCGGTCGGGCGGGCACGCTGGCGGCCTATGTCAAGGGCGGCGCCGTGGGTCCCGTCGACTGGGTGCGCGCCGAGGTCGACCCCGAGAGCGGCGAGCCCAAATCCATCCACGTGGACGGCAATGTGGTCGTGGACGACGTGCTCATCAAGGAGCGCGGCTCGGTGGGCAGCGCGATCGACGCCCTGCGCGAGGCCGTCATCCTCGGGGACCGCCAGCGTGTGGCGCTGGAGCGCGAGATCAAGCAACTCGGCGAGGCTCTGACGGCGTCCGAGTCGCGCGTCGACGAACTCGTCCGGCTGGTGCGCGGCATGCAGCACATACGCGTCGAGCACGAGTCTGAGGCGACCGCGGCCATGTGGTCCTTTCGCACCTTTGCGCGTCCCGACGGCACCAACGTGTTTGGCGTGGTGTCTTCCGACGGCGTGTCGCGCGCGGCCTTTTGCGCGCGCCCGCGTGTGCCGCCTGCGATTCATGGCGACGACAACGACAACGGCGGCATCCATCATCTCGTCCGTGACGATGACGTCCACGACGACGACGACGATGCCACACGGCACCATACCCCTGTCGCCGAGACCGCAACCGCGTCAGTACCTGCCCAACCGGCCAACCCCGCGACCGAGGCACAAACCCCTGCGGACCCGCCGGCGCCTATCACGGATGATGCACGAGACAGAGAGGGCACGGCGCCCGAGGCAGTGGCGCCCGATGAGGGTACCGCCGTTGCGGTCGCGGGCGTCGGCGAGGCTCCTGCGGACGCCGGCCGAGACGCACCACTGTCGGCCACCACGCCAGAGACCGAGCCCGTCGTCCCGGGTGAGCCTGTTCCGGCAGCGATTCCCGTGCCCACACAGCAGCGCCGCACCAAAGGCGCCCGCAAGACCCGCAACGTGACCACAGAGGCGCCCGGATCGCCCCCTCCCGCGGCGACCCGCGGCGTCAAGACCCGCCAGAGCGCACGGCGCGCGAGTGCCTATAGCGCGGCGGCGCACGCCGATCCTCCGGCGGTGGTGACCATGGCACGGCCCGCAGACGACGCGGAAAGCGCATAATCACCAGAGCCATCTCGCGCATTGCCGTCTTTTTTTTTTTCGGCTCTTTTTCTTTCGCTTCTGGCCGTTGCAGTATCGGGCCGCGCGCGCGCGGCCCAACGGGGGACCCAAAAAACCGCCCACCAGGCTACAATAAAAGTTGTTTAAGAGAAGAAAAAAAAAGTTGGAATAGGCAGTCGGTGCCGCGCATTTTTTTTTCTGTCGCTTTGCGGACGAATCGCCTTGGGGGACCGCCGACGGTGCGCTGCCATCGCCGAGGCCGACCGACGTGTCGGCATCAACAAAAAATACATTCCGAAAGGCGCGACCTTTCGCATCTCTCCTTTTTCTTTTCTTTTTTATGCAATCGGCTGCGCCATGAGACAGCGTCCGCGCATGCGTGCGCCCTGTCATCGTCGGTCACAGAGGCCGCCGGCTTTTTTTTATCGCCCTTGCGGCGCAAACGGTCTGGTGGCAGAGCGGACGGACGCACGGACGGCATTCGGCGCGTGCGTCGCCGGTCGTGTCGGCGCCCGACGAGCGAACGATGCGACGCCCTCGGCGGCCACGCAGGAACGAAAAGACGACCGCAAACCGGCTGCCCGAAGCAGCGCACAGGAAGGAAAACAAAAAAAGCGGACGCGCACAAAACAATTGCGCGGCACAGCACAAAAGAGCGGCGACGAGGCAAGGCGAGACCACGCACGGGCGCCCATCCGGCACGGCGAGCCGCCAGGGAAAGAAAAAAACCAAAAGAGAACACAGAAGAAAGCACGCAGATAATAGAGGTGCAAACCATTTCGGAAAAAAAGAGAAAAATAGAGAGAGAGAGAGAGAGACCGAGCAACACCAAGATGGCATCGACGACCACCATTGTCGCGTGCGCGGCGTGCCGGGGCGGTCCGATCAAATGCTGGCGCTGTGCGCCGAGCGCGCCGCGCACCGCACTGTCGGGATCCGATTCGAGCGGTGGCGGACGCGACGCCGTCGCTGCAGTGCGCGCAAGGTCGCGCCGCCAGACGCGCTCGACCACATCGAGCGATGGCTCAACCGACGCCTCGCCGCGGACCAGGACGCCCGACCCCGGCACTGGCCACCGCGGCGTGGGTTGCGCGCGCGAAACCGGCAGCGGCACCGACGACGGCTACGACGCTCCTCCTCCTCCTCCTGCCAAAAGAGACAGGCGACGCAGCAGCAGGGACGACGCAAGCGGCCGCCGCAGCGAACCGCCCGCCGACCGGCGCGAGATTGAGCGCACGCTGGCGCGCTATGTGCCCGACGACGAGGCGCGCGCACGGGCACTCGCCGCCATGACCCCCTCGGGGCAGGCGGCACGCGAATGGTACAATGCGCGCGCGACCGAGACCCACGACCTGTTGACGTCGCTCGCCGCGTCTCGCTCCCTGTCGTGCCCATCGTCTTCATCGTCGACGTCATCGTCGACGTCATCGTCTTCGTCGTCCTCGCGGGCGCCGTCCTGGTCGCGCGCCGACCCGCTGCGCGACGTGCGCGGGGCCATCAACTTTTGCAAGTCGGTGCTCATCGGCCGGTACGTGCAGCCGCGCTGCATCGTCATGGACCTCGGATGCGGCCGCGGCCAGGACGTGGCCAAGTTGGCCTATGCGCGTCCGCGCCACGTGCTCTTTGTCGACGCCTCCGAGTCGGCCCTCGCCGAGGCCGAGCGGCGGTGGCGCCGCACGCGGTTCGCCTTTCCGGCGGCCTTTGTGCAGGACGACTTTTGCGCGCCCGACGGCCTGCTCGCCGGCCGTCGCGTCATCGTCCACCGCGACGACCCGCAACGCGCGCCTGGCCAGCGCCACCACGCCGTGCCCGACGCCGAGTGCGCCGTGCCCGACGGCGCCGACGTGGTCGATGCGATTTCGTGCCAGTTTGCCATCCAGCACGCCTTTGCCACGCGCGCCACGGCACTTGCCTTTGTCGCCAACGTGCGCCGCGCCCTTCGGCCCGGCGGGGTGTTTGTGGGCATCGTCGCCGACGGCGCGTGCATCTGGGAACTCGCTCGGCGACGCGCGCAAACACCGCTCGCTGTCGCCGTCTCCCGGTCGCCGCTCCGCAACGGTCTCGTGGAACACGTTGCCGCCGACGACGGTGACGGCGACAATGCCACTTGCTGCGGCCGCGACACGCAAAAAGACGCTTGTGCCGACGGCCATGGCACAGACGGCAGCGATGGCGATGGCAGTGGCGACGACCGACAACACCCGCGCAGGGTCGTGCTCGTTGCGCCGACCGCGCCAACGCCGGTCGATAGTGTTGAGTCGTCAGACATGGCCGTCGCAGAGGCCGGGCGCAGCCATGTGCCCTGCGCGCTGGGCGTGGGCGCACAGGGCGCGCCGTGCCCGCAGCACACGGTCATGTTTGACGACCTCGTGGCGATGTGCGTCGATGCCGGTCTCGTGCTCATGGCGTCGTGCGACCTGGCGACCTTTTTCGACATCGAGAGCATCAACCCGCGCAACGCGTCCATGCTCGATCGCATGCGCGCCCCGTCGCGCGTCGACGACCCCGACGACCGCCAACACATGGGTCTCCACCGGGTGTTTGCCTTTGTGCGGCGCGCCAGCCCGCCGGCGGCCGCGCGCCTTTTGACGCCGACCGCGGCGGACCAGTCCGCCGACGGCCGCCGACCCGCGTCGCGGGCGCGTCCCTCGGGGCGTGCTCTCTCTTATGTGTGGAGCAGCGATATTGCTGCCTGATGCTCGGGCGTCCGTGCGTCGCCCAGAGAGGGCGGACGTGTTGGCGCAGGCGCGCCCCGTCCTTCTCTCCCGCCACAACAAAGAAAAGGAGGAAAAAAAAAAGAAAGCACGCCTTTTTCGTGGGCGGGAAAACAGAGATGAAAGGGGGGGGGGTAAAAAGAGGAGAGAGACCGCCGGCCGGGCGGCGCGCAGGCGGGCGCCGCTCTTTTCATTTTGTTGCGGCAGCGGCCGCTTCCCAAAAGAAGCAGAGGACCCACGACGAGCGCAAAAGGCCGGTGGGATAAAAAAAAAGAAAAAGGCCCATTGTCAGACACGCTTTGCGGCGCACGGTCGCCGGCGCGACAGGCGGCAGCAAAAGGAAAAAAAGCGGCTGCCGACCAGGAAAAGCGGCGCCCACTTGCTGGTCGCCCATCAAAGAAAAAAAAAGAGAGGAGAAAGAGAGGACGCTCTCTCGGTCGACGACGTGCCCCCCCCCAAACAGGACGACCACAAGGACGCTGGCAGTCGAGTCCCGTCTATCCTTTTTTTGGTGTTTTTTCTTTTTTTTTTCCCCTATCGCCGCTCCGTTGGTCGGTCCGTGCGTGCCGCCTCTACAACAGACCATGCGCACCAACAACGGCAACAGCAGCAACCGCCAGACGGCGGTCACGGTGGCGATCGGCGCGGCGATCGGCGCGCTCGCCGGCGGTCTCTTTGGGACGATGCGCGGCAAGATGCAGCGCGGCAGGGTCCGGCGCGGCGGTCCCGAACTCGGCCACTCGTGGCCGTACGTGCGCACCGACCACGACCTGTGCGAGTTCATCGGCCGCCTGAGCGTCTTTCGCCACGCGTCCGCCGAGCACTACCGGGCCGTGGGCGACGCCTGCGACGACATGGTCGCCCTCATGGCCATGGTGCAGGATCGCACGGTGCCGGTGCAGGCCCTCTGGCAGACAAAGTCCTTTCGCTATGTCAAGCGCGTGGGCGAAGCGCTGGCGGGCCTCTCGGACGCCGTCGTCGAGGCGCGTCGGCTGGCCGCGGCGCGCCTCGTCACCGAGAGCCGGGCGACGCGGCGCGCGCACGCCGGCGCTCCCAAGAGCGACGGCGGCGACGTGGTCGAGTTTGATACCTGCGCCTGTGGCATCTACGCCATTATGACCAACTATCACGCGAGCATCGCGCGCACGATCGCCACGCGCGCCGGCGGCACCCGCCCCGTGGATGCCGACCATGATCAATATGATGATGATGACGATGGCGACGATGACGATGAGGGCAGCGACGCCAGCGATCTCGACAGCGACGACTATAGCGATGACGACGACGACGACAGCCAGTATGGCGACGACGCCGACTAGAGCGTATTTGTGTCGCGCGCGTGGGTGCAAGTCGACGGTGGGGGAAAGAGACAGGCGATAATAAAAACCCAAAAAAAAAATAAATAAATGAAGAAAAACGATGCAGCGAAAGAGTGCGCGGCACGCGCCACACAGGGAAAAAAAGATCGACAAAGAGAGACCAAGAAAAGGGCGCTCTGTTTTTTTGGACAATCTTCCGTGGGTCTCTTTGTTTTTGGCGTCGGCAGGCCTGCCTTTTTTCCTCCTTTTTCGAAAAGAAAAAAAGTCGAGCGGCCCGCTTCTTTCTTGGCCGCCTTGTCGTGGGGACAAAGCACTCTTTTGACGCCTTTTTTTGAGCAGCGTCGTCTCTTTATTTCTCTCTGTCGCTGGCATCCACTTTGGTCGGCGGGCGCGGCGCCGATCGGCGCAAGGGGCCGTGTCGCGCCGGCGGCGGCTTTTCCTCTGCCGTCGTGGAGAAAGAGGCGGCGCCGCCGAGTTTTCTTTTCTTGTCTTTAAAGCCGCTGTTGCGCCGCCGCCAGGGAGGAGCAACGGGACGAAACAAAAGAAGAGGGCGCGAAAAAAGGAGCGTCGGCCGCTGCGCGAGAAAATATTCCACAAAGAGTGCGCACAGGCCTCTTCCTTTTTCCGCCCGTCGGCCTTTTTTTTGCCCCTTCTTTTTCCCTTGTTTGCTTCTCACTCGCTCCGCGGGGTTTGTCTCGGCGCGCCCCCCCCACAGCAGACTGCTAGCGCGCACCATGCAAAGCGGCGACGACGACGGCTTTGACTGGGCGGCACTCGAGCCCCAGGGCTCGACGGCGACATCGGCCGCCAGCAGTGGCGGCGGCACGCAAGCACCCGTGATGCGTCTCGACGGCGATATGGCGCGCGCGTTGGCCGACGCCGGCGCGGGCGCCATCGACGCCAGTTATGTGGGACCGCTGGGCGTGTGGTCGACGCGCGTGCACCGCACCACGGACCATGACTTTGCACAGCGCGCCAACGTGCGCCAAGAGTGCTCGACGGGCTGCCTCGACCTCCAGGGCGAGTTCACGCAGCAAAAGGCGCGTGAGAACGTGCTGATCGAACAGGAGCGCCGTAGGGCGCGCGAGCGCAAGCGTGCCCACGACGAGATCATGCTGGCCAACATGGAGGACAACGCTCGCATCGCGACGCTCACCTCGCGCGGTCTGGCCGACCTGGAGCGGTGCCTCAACCTCCACGGCGGCTACATGGCCAAGGTGCAGGACAGCCTCGATCGCGCCGTCGATCTCGTGCGCGCCGCCGACGCCCAAGGCCGCGGACCAAGAATCGACCCGAACGTGCGCGCCGCCCTCACTGACGCCCTTGCCGAGGAGCACCTCCACAACTGGACCTACTCGCGCGACGTGGCGGCGCTCGCGCGCGATGCGCTCCTGCGCGAGTTGGCCTACCGCGAGGCGCTGGACGCCGTCGGCGCCGCGCAGCCTTTTGACGCGGCCCTCGTTGCCGAGCCCATGTCGCCGGCCGTGCGCAATTGCCTCTCGGCGTCGACCAGCATGGGCGACCGCGGGGCCGCGCGCTCGCGCCATGCCGATCTCTAGAGTCGGATGGACACACCCATGCATACATGTGCGCACACGCACAAGAGAGACAGACCCAAAAAAGTTCCGAAAAGGAGACAAGAAAAACACCCGACCCACACCAGAAAACACCGCCCCGTGCCCCTGAAAGAACACTCTTTTTCTTTCTGTTTTTCTTTGTGTCGAATGACGGCCAGCAATAAAAAAAAAAGGGGATGACTCGGCGCGCACACGGCGACCCGATGAGGCACTGTGCCGTGACAAAGATGCACGAACAACAGCGCCGACGGCGATCGCATTGCCCTCTATCGCCAGACTGGGCAGCAACGGCGACGACAGTGCCCCGTCGGATGTAGAGAAAAAAAAAAGAAAGAAAGACCTACAAATTTGGTCGACAAAGACCGAGACACCAACACAAAAACAGGGCGCACGACGGGATGGTCGATCGACGCGAATCACGGGCAGCGGGAGAGAACAACCGGACATTGCCCAGAGCGGCGGTTTCTCGCGCGATGACCATCGGGGGCGCCAGAGATTGTTGCGACAGGAGTGCAACCCGCCCGGTGGCAGGTTTGCGTGTTGGACGCTATTGAGCCAACCGCCGGCCACCCAAAAAGAGGAAGACGAGACAAAAAGAAAGTTGACCCTTCAAGAATTTTTGCTTGGAGAGTTGCGTCCATGCGGCCTGCGAGTTTTCTCGTGTGCGCGGACATGGACGGGCGATAATGGCGGGCGCCTTTTTTCTTCTCTTGGGCATTTGTCAGAAAAAACCAAAGATGGACAGCAGCCGCTGGCTGAGCCGGGCCAGTCGACTCAGGAAAAAAACGGCCAATCGAAAAAAAGAGGCAACCTTTCAACGGCGCACGTACCAAAAGAGGCCACGCCTGTTCCGACCAATGGCAGAGAAGATCCCGATGGCATGCGCTTGGGGTCTTTTCGGTTGCGGCGGCCGCGGCACTCATTCGACGCCAGCGACGATCCGCACCCTGAGCCATGCCCAAGGAGACGCGCAAACCGCGGGCGGACACCGCTCGCCGCGCCGAACACGCCGCGAGACGCGCTCAAGGGCTCCCGCGCCAACCGTTCTCTTGGCCGACCCACACCGACGTGTCGCAGTCGCTTGCGGCCCTCGCGCCCGACTTGCCTTGCACATTTTCATTTGACCCCCCTGCTGCCGGTGGTGCTCGGGAGCCGATCGCATTTGACTGGCCGCTGCCGCCGCCGCCGTCACCACCACCATCACGTCCATTGACAACAAGAACAATAAGAAAAGCAACGCCGTCGTCGTCGTCGTCAGCGGCGCGGTTATCGTCACCGTCGGCAGCGCCCACCTTGGCGACACTACCACCAACGCTGCTGGCATCGATGCCAATCGTGCCCATTGTCGTAAGGCTCGATGCACGTGGCACGCGCATGTCGACGTCCCACACAACTCTAGCCAACGCGCCCGCCGGTACGCTGTTGCATCGCATCGCCGCCGCTGCGGCAGCGGATGTGATCGCCCAAAGCACAATCCAAACTGCATCGCCGCCTGTCGATACGCCGCGGACCTTTGCCCCGTGCGTTGCCCAAGAAGACGGGTCCTACTTTGTCGACGTCAACGGCGTGTGGCTGTCGGTCATCCTCGACTACCTGGCGCACGGTATCGTGGCGGCACCCGATTTTGGCTCCACCATCGTCATGGGCGTGCAAGCGGCCGCCGGCTACCTGGGCCTCCACGGCCTCGCATCAGAGTGCGCGGCGAGGCTGACACACGCCGAGGCCGCCGAAGAATCAATCGACAGAGCACTGGCCGAATTGTCGAGGCGCGTGGCGTGCATCGAGGGCAAGGCGGCGCCAACGTGGTCGCGGCCCAATCATTTTTTTAGTGCGCCACCAGATGATGGCCGGATGCGTCTGTTGTAGCAGCAAAACAAGAGACCGCGCGACATTGCAGCGCCCGTCATTTTTTTCCCCAATCCCCACATCCGAACATAGTATATACATTGGGAACCGAGCGCCAAAGGCGGTGCCTTTTCGTCTCTGTGGCGCGCTCGCACATTGCCCACGCCGCGAAAGGACATGCCGTCGCGTTGTCGCTCTGCGTGAGCGCACGGTCGCCGTGCCCTCTGCCTCTGTTGTTGTGCCGTCGGCCGCTCGTCGACGATGCCCGCGTGGAATCTGGTGCCGTTTTTTTCCTGTTTTTACCTGCTTTTTCTTTTTGTAAATGCATTGCGAGATCGAAGGAAAACTAACCTAACCAGCACACGCAACGCAACACTAGAAAAGGACAGACAAAAACGCACAAAGCCCCCAAGAAACTCGACCAAACAAAGACTCTCTCTCTCTCTCTCTGTTTTTTTTCTTTATTGCGGCGGCTCTGCACGGGCGCGGGATGAGGAAGTGCGCGCGGTCATGCGCGCGCCGATGCGGTGCGCGCAGAGGACCACCCGTTGGGGCGCGGGGCGGGGCGCACGCTGCGCGGCATAAAAAACCGGAGCGCGCCGGGCGGATCGCCGCGACGCGGAAACTGCACGAGGGCCACGTCGCGCTCCCAATCGAGGGCGCGTCGAAAGGCGTCGCGGGGCTGGCCCGCCGGCATGCGGCGCTCGCTCAGTGGCCGGTAGCCGGGTTCGCATGCGCGCAGACACCGCGCCGTGCGATGGCGCCCGAGGTCGCCGCAGGACATGCACATGTAGTCGGGCCGCGGCGGACCCAGCGGGTCGGGCACTGCGACCAGGCGCGCGGTCTTGAATGCCCGGCGCTGCTCGTCGCGACGGCGCTCCAGGTCGGTCGCGTCGACCCATGCACACAGGGGCGGATGGCCGCGCGCGTTGACGTCGATGTTGGACGGGTGCACGTCGGGCGGGTCGTCGCGGTGTTCCCAGACGTCTCGATCAGCGGCGACAGCGGCGGCAATGTGCCTCGGTGTCATCGTCGTTGGTGTGATAAAGTCGCCCATGGCGACGGTCTCGATGCGCGCATTTTCGTCCATCGACGACCACCGCGGGTCATCATGTCGCGCATCGTCGGCGCCAGGCGGCGATGCGGCGTCCATGTCGCTGGCGCGTGCTCTGTCGATGGCATCTCGGCGTCGCCCGCGCAGAGCCATCTGTGCGTGAGCGCGTCGGTGGGCGGGCGGCACAAACGGACGGTGCACGCGTGCGCGCCACACCACGGGCCTCACCGCGAGCACGAGCGCGTCACCCTGGCGCACCTCGTCGCCATCGGCGAGCGGTCGAGCGACGTGACGTGTCTCTTTGTCATCGGCGGCGTCGCCGTGCTTTTGGCGGCGAGCCTCGACATAGGAGACGGCGGCGCCTTTGGACGGCGAAGCGTCGAGGAGGCCGGCGCGACGTTCGAGCCAATAGCGCACCGACTCCCAGCGCGGCCCCTCGGGACAGCGCGCCTGGCGCCACTGCTTCTGATGGCGGTACCTATAGTAAAACACCAACGTGCCGTCATCATCGGCGTTACCGCCAGTGCTCATGGCGTGTGCGGGCCGCGCGGCCCCATGCGCCATTGTTGTGGTTGTCGTCTTCCTCGTCGCCGGCATTGTCGCTGTCGTCTTTGCTGGCGTGCCGGTTTATCGCCCAACGGGACTTTTTTTTCTTTTTTTTTTTCGAGATGACCGAAAAGAAAGAGAAAGAGAAAAAGAAGGGAATAGTGTGCGATCGAAAAAAAAAGAGAAGAGAAAAAAGATGAATTCAAGGCAGAAATGGTTTCCTGTCTGTTCTCTTTTTCCCTTTTGTGTGCGCGGGCGGGCGTGCCTCGGTGTGTCTTGTTCTCCACGGGCGCCGCCGGCCTTTTTCTTGCTGTCTCCTCTTTTTTTTTTTCGTCAACCGTCTTTTGTGACGCGCGGTAGAGTCTCTCTTGCGACGACGACGACGACACGGCAGACAGCGCGGTCGCCTTTTTTTTTATTGCGCGCTGCAACAAAAAAGACGCCGAAAAACGCAGCCAATCGCGAAAATGTGCAAAAGAGAGCGCGAGGCAACGGCAAGAAAAAAGAAAAGGTTGAAGGCCATCGGCCCGCAGGAAGAGGACCCCCGAGCGTGCGCCTGTCGCTGAGAAAAAAAAACGGGGACGCCGACCGGCCGAAATCCCTTTTTTCCCTTTGCCTTTGTGTGACACGGAGACAAAACAAAAAGTCGAGACCACAAAAAGAAAAAGACCTGGAAAAGAAAACGGCGAAACAATGCAATGCACAACAAGACAAAAAACCAAGAGGTGCCTTTTTATCTCTTTTTTTCTTTTGCGTGTTTTTTGGGGATCACGCGAGAGAGGCAAAACCCAAGAAAAAGGGATTTGGGCAGGTCGGCGGCGCGATTTTTTTATAAGGAGAGAACAACACCGCATCCATTTCGCGGGAGAGCAAAATAGGTGGATGCTCTGGTCTAGGGAGGGCCGTTGATGAGGTCGGGCCGCACGTACCGGCCGATCACACAAAAGACGACAAAGGCTGCGTCGTCCCATATAACTCTTCCCACCGGGTCCCACGGCATGCTCCCCAGCGCCTGCGCTCGCCAGAGGCACTCGGACTCCTCAGTCGCGAGTCTCGTGATGGCAAAGTGGGCCGACGTTGCGCCTCGTATCCAGTTGCTGAGCCTCTCGGTGGCGTAGCCGCTGCCGTCGCTGTTTAGGAATATGACCATGAAGTCGTCCGCTGGCGTTGGTGCCGGGAGCGTCGCAGCAGCGCCTGCGGTCGGGGTGGGTGCCGGCGCCTGGGCAGGAGCAGCAGATCCGCGAGACACCACGAGGGCATGTCTGGGGGGCGAATCTCTGAAAGTGGCGCGGATGGGGAAGCCGGTGCGGATAGGTCCAGTCCCGTACGTCTGGCCGTTGTCGGTCGAGCGCAGCGCCAAGTAGCCCAGGTCGGGACTCTCTTGAAGTTGCGCACGGCGACGACGAGGCAAGTAATTCCCCAGACGACCGATAAGGTTGGCGATCCTCTCTGCGAGGTAGTGGCCGAGGAAGAGCGACGAATTGACGCTCGGCAGCAAAGATGTTGCAGGTGGGAGTTGATCTTGTCCGTGCATTTGCCGTCGGCGCCCCCACACGCTTTCATGGAAAGCCATAGTAGAGAACTGATGGCACACCAATCTTAGCGACGCGAGGGTCTTTAAGTCGACAAATGTCATGATATCAAAGACGACATCGACCGCCAGCACCATGTCGTCCGCCATCGTGAGCAGAGAGATGCACAAAGCAAAAAAAAAGACACGGAGAAAAAAAAAGAGTGAAAAGAAAAAAAAAGAGGGGTCGCGCACGCGCCGGCGGCGTTGTTGCAGTGCGGTCGCATCACAGCCCAGCCGCTACGATCAGATTGAATCATCCCGAGCAAAACCCAAAAAAAGAAAAATTCGCGGATTCTGATTGGTCTCTCTGATGGCCAGCGCTCCCACGCCCTTGGTGCGCCTGCCCTTGCGTGTTTTTTCACCTCCCGACCAAAACGTCCCCCCTTGCCACACCACATGACCTCGCCCGACCGTCTTTGCTTTGCGCCGTCGTCGTCGTCGTCGTCGCCGCTTTCACCCCCGCAGCCTGGCGTCTCGCCTGTGGTCAAGTGGGAGGTGCCCGAAAATGGACCGTCGTCGCCGTCCCTGCACGGCATGGTGGCACCGCACGATCCTCGACCGTGCGCCGAGGCCGCTCTTGGTGCCGGTGCTCGGTGTCTGCCCAGCCCCTATTTGGAGGCAATCCAAGCCGAATGGGTCGCCAACCCAGATGCGTACGCGCCATCGGCTGCCTCGACTGCTGCACCGCCACCACCACGGCCGACATACGAGGTCGACTCGCTGACCCGCATTGTCGAAGGCCTGGCCTCTGACGATCCGGTTGCCGCGATGGTTGCCTGCGCCGTCACCGACGACCCGGTGGCGCGCGAGGCATGGACGCGCGCGCGCCTGTCGGTAGTCGACAAGCGGCGCGGCCAAAAGATCACAGTGTCGGCGGCCTACTATGCCTTTGTGGCGACCACGCTCGGGATCAGGGGCCTCTTGCTGGTCGTGCGTGCCATGGTGCACGCCGTCCTCTATGCCTACATGGCCTGGTCGACCGACGACGAGGCTCTCATGCGCATGTGGGTGCCCGATTCGAATCTGTGCGCCGAGGTCGCCTCCCATGCGCACCGCGCGCCCGTCACGGGAGGACCCAAGCGCGCGTCGCCGCTCCTGGCCGCCGCCGGCATCACCATAGAGACGGCCTCGACGCGCGACCTCACCTCGTGGCTGGTCATGCCCACGGAGCGCCTGTGCGCGTCCGACGTGCCGGCGACCCTCTTTGGCGGGCGTCTCCTGGCGGCGACGGGTCCGGGCCTCGCGCGCGAACCGCGCACCGTGCGCGTGGCCAACCTCGCGCCGGGCACATTCGCCGCGCCGCCGGACCTGGCCCTGTCGGGCGACCGGGCCATCCACCGTGTGAGATCGATCGACCCGCGCGACCTCTTGCGCCTCGCCGGGTGGACCGAGCGCGAGCCGCCACCGGCGGCGGCGCGCGACGTCGTCTCTCTCCTACCGGCCGCCGACCCGGCCTTTTGGAGACGCCTGCGGGCCTTTGTCGACGCCTCGATCGTCGCCTACATGCCGGGTGCCGAGGGCACGCTGGCAGGCTGCGCCTCGCTGGCGCGCGGCGGCTACGTCCCGCGGCTGTCGCAACTCTTTGCGGCCGACCTCTGCGTCGTATCGGTGCACGGCACGCCGTGCCTCTTTATGGCCCCGCGGCGTCTCGACAGCGCGCTGTGGACGCGCGCCTTTGAGGCCGTCGGGCTCAACTCGCCCTTTGCCTCGGCGCCGCCCCGCGGCGAGCAACACGACTAGGCGATCGCCTCTGCCCCTTTTTTTTTCCTTCTTACTCGCCGTTGCCCTCTCTCTGCGCCGCCGCGCTTTTTTTCTTTCCTACTTTTTTACTCTTTTTTTTTGTATTCGCATTTTATTATTATTTAGACTGTCGATATCATTATTATTATTGTTCGTTGGATGCCCTGGCGTCTCTGAGAGAGCCACGCCCAGAGGCGAGAGAAGAGCAGCCGCCTGTACAAACCGCACGGCAGAGAGCGACCCAACAAAAAAATGTACAAACAACCCAGAGAAAAAAAGAATAAAACTATATAAAAAAAGAAATGATCCAAAAAAAGAGGACAGAGGGAGAGAGCGAGTAAAAAATCGACCACGCAAAAGTCGGCGCGCAACAAAAAAAAGTGCCAGAGGGCCATCAAAAAAAAGGAGGCGGTGTATTTTCTCTCGATGAGACGGTCCGCCCGATAGCGCGTCTGCGGCCGCCACTCTCCCTTTTATTTTTCTCTTGCACCGCACGGCCGTGTCGGCTGTGGGCCGGCCGTTGGCGCTTTTTTTTCCCTCGGTGGTCGTGCCCTTTGGTGTCGCCCCTTTTCCCCTTTTTTTTTGATTGGACGCGCCATCGCAGCCACGCGCCGAGGTCTTGCCAAACTATCCTTGTGATAAAAAAAAAAGAGAAAATGCCCTGCCGTCGGGTCGCCGGCGTCGTGCCGTTGCGGCGCGGTGCGCGCGCGCCCGAGGCAAGAGGACGCGCCCGCAACCCCTTCAAAGCAGACAAAGCGACCATCGCATTTTTTCGTACATCTTTTCTTTTTTTTTTGAAATCGCACACAGCCATTTCAGAGAAAAAAACAAAACAAGGACGGCCCCTGTAAGGCGAAAAGAAAAGAGAGAGGCGCCAAAAAGGCGAGTGTACCCCAAAAAAGGTCCACAGAGGAAAAAATCGAAAAAAAAAAGAAAACCGAAAAGGAAAAAGAGGAGCGGCCCGGAAGACGGGGAGCGCTAGTTGATCGTCTCCCAGCGCACGTGGTAGCCCTCGCCGGCGCAGTAGCGCTGCACGATCCAGCCCTGGTTGCGAAAGAGGCTGAAATCGTCGACAAAGTAGATAAAGAGCGGTTCGTTCTTGGCGGGATGGGTGCGGAGGGCGCGCCCGGTGGCCTGTTCGACGTCGCTCCGCGGCGAGACCATGACGACCGTGTCCAACTGCGGAATGTCCATGCCCTCGCCGGCCTCGGCATAGGTGGCGAGGATGACGTCGCAGCGCTTGCCCTGCTCGCGCGCCTCGCGCTTCATACCGCCGACAAAGTAGCCGATGCTAAAGAGCGGCTCGCCGTGCGACGGCGCGCTGTCGCCGTCGGTCTCGCCGGCAAAAGACGCTGGCCGAGTGGCTCCAGGGAGGGACGCGGGGTCGCTCGGAGGCTCGACGAGCGCGGTCGCCGAGCGCGGCGCCCAGCCCGATGGCAGCGGCAGCGGTGCGGGACGCGCCTGGGAACCGACCAGACCGGCGGTCTCTGTGGAAGCCGACGGCGCGGGCGGCAAGAGCGAGACGATGAGCGTGCGGTTGACCTCGGACTCGCTGTCGATGGCCAATAGATCGCGCGCCACGCTCACGGCTGCATCCGCCGAGGTCGCGGTGGTGGTGGTCGTTGTGGTGGTGGTCTCTGCGTCTGTCGGTGACGCGGCGCGATCGAGGGGCGCGTCGGCAACGACAACGTCCTCGCCCGTCAGGTGGCGCATCATGGCGTCGAGGATCAACTCGCGCAGCAGGACGAGTTGTTCGCGCCGGTCGCTGAGCACGATGACCTTGCGGCGCGCCGGCAGCGGTCGCGGATTGACCATGCAGTCGACGACGGCGCGCGCCACGTAATAGTTGCGCACGGGGTCGGTGGCCAGGCGCGTGATCATGAGCGACACGTTGGGCTGGCCGTTGCGCATGAGGATCTCCTCCTGGTCGCCCTTGGCGTAGCGCACCATGCGGCACACGACGCCGTCCCACACGCGGCGCACGTTGGCCACCATGGGGCCAAAGGTCCAAAAGAGCGCCGGCGTGAGGCCGTCCTTGCGCCGCGGGGTCGCCGTGAGGCCCAGCGTGTAGTAGCAGCGCAGCGTGGAGCCCACCTGCGAAAAGGCCGGCGCCGCCATGTGGTGCATCTCGTCGGCCACCCAGAGGCCGAACCGGTCAAACACGCTGGGCTCGTAGCGGCGCGCCAGCAGGGTCTGCACCATGGCCAGGACAATGTCGTATCCCTCGCCCACGTCGAGTCGGTCGCGGTGCACGCGCCCGATGCGCGCCGTCGGCGCAAAGCGCCGGATCTCCTCCTCGGTCTTGTCCATGTGGTCCTCCTGGGCAACGGTAAAGATGGCCTTGACGCCCGTCATGCACATGATGTAGATGGCGCACACGGTCTTGCCAAAGCCGCACGGGCACTTGACCGACGCGCCTGGCGTGCGCGTCATGCGCGCCCTCTCTGCCGCGGTTGCCGCGCGGCCATCTGCTGCATGGCCTATCGCAGCAGACGTCGAACGAGATCCGGGTGACGCCGCCGCCGCCGCCATCTTTGCCGTCGTCGTCTGTAGCGAGGGCACCGGACGTACCACCGCACCGGCTGCCTTGGACGCCAGGGCGGCGGCGAGCGAGGCGCGCACGGGCATGGCCTGGTGCGCAGGACGCTGGCAAAGACGCGCGACAGCCTCTGCCGGATCGACGCCAAACTGCACCAACACGCGCCGGCACACTTCGGTCTGTTCGGGCGTCAGCGTGCCCGTAAAGGGGACGTGCGTCGCGTCGCCTCGCGTGCGAAGGTCGCCGGCGGGCGGCGGCATACCCCATCGGGCGAGACCATAGTGGCGCGGCACCGTAAAGGTGAGTTGGTCTTCGCGGTAGAGTTGCACCGTCTCGGTGCCCGTGTCGGCGTCGACGTGCTGGGTCGACAGGGCGGCGGCACCGCCCGTGCGGCGGCCGCGTGTGGCCCCGCGGCCTCGGGCGCCACGGCCTCTTGCCCCGGCCGCGCGGTACTGGTTGGGCGGCGGTTCGACCGTGAGCCAGCGCCGGTGGGCGTCAAACTTGGAGTCGGGGATGCCGGCCTTGGACACAGTATAGTGGGCGTCTAAAATGGCCGTGCGCGCCGATGCGGTGGGCGGCGGCAGCAGGGGTCGCGGCTTGGGCGCCTCGGCGGCTGCCGCCGTCTGCGAGGCCGATGCCTTTGGCGAGGCTGAGCCCGCTGTCGATGACGCTCTCGCCGCTGTGGTCTTTGTCGTCGTTGCCATTGGTTTGGACGCCGATGGCGGCGAGGTTGTCACGGTCGTGGTCGTGATCATCATTGCTGCGCCGGGACCCGACAGGGAGGCCGAGGGCATGACGACGGTCGACGCACCCGTTGCGGCTGGACGAAATAGCAGCCGCGTCTGAACGGCGCCCGTGGCCAGCGTCGGCGGTGTGCGCGTTGTGGCAGACGCTGCCGGGCGCGCCGGCGGCGAGGCGTCTCCCGTGTCCTCGTCGTCGATGATAAACTGGACGCGTCGCCGCGTGGCCGGGCGCTGGCCAGTGTGTGCAGCCGGCGCCGGCCTTTTCAGTGGGTTGGGGGTCTGCATGGATGGCGGGTGTTGGTGACGCACCGCGAGCGCTCTGGTAAACTTTTTTGTGGCCCCTCTATGCTCGCCCCCTTTTTTCCTATTTTTTTCTTCCTGGTGCGGCGGGCGTCGTTGTGCTCTCGGCGAGACAATAATAAAAAAAAAAGAGAGAGCACCCGGAAGGCGAAAAACACACGGCAACATTCGGCCTCGGCCATCGCAGAGGCGCTGCGGTTCCTGCCGACGGCGCCAAAAGAAAAAAAAGCGCCATAAAAAAAAGAGTCCCCAGATGCCGGGCGAAAAAAAAGACGGCGCCAGAGATTGGCTTGCCTCTTTTGCCGTCGGTCGGTCTCGCCGCAGCGATCGCGCGCCGCCCATTCTCTTTTTTTTTAAATCCATGCCTCGCGCCGGGTCTTTTGTGAGGCCCCACCAGAAGGAAAGAAAAAAAAGAACGAACAAATAGCGGGACCGATGCCCGCCAAGGAGCACACGAGGCGCCCTTTTTTGTATTCCGCGTGTCGGTCCCTCCTTGTCCATTCTTTTTCTGTTTTCTTGGCTTTTCGTTGTCTTTTTTTTTTGGCTTGTGCTTTTCTCCCTAGGTTTTTTTCCATTGCGTGGGCGCACGGGCGGAGAGCGGCCAGATGGGGACGGGCCGCACGCTGCCGGCGATGCGCGCGCGCCGATCCACCGGGGGCGCTTGGAGGAAGAAAAAGGCGCGTCCTCCCTCGTCTCCTTTGTTTTTCTGCGCCGTGCACCACCACCACCAGTGTCGTCGCCACAGCCTATGGATGCGTCCCGATACGGGCCTCCCGTGCCACCCGGCGCCACGACGGCGTCGAGCGCCGCGGCGCCCACCGCCAAGAGCGCCGCGCGGTTCAAAATCGCGTTGGTGTGCGCCGCCGCCGTCGTCATCCTCGTGACCGTGCTGGCGCTCGTCGCGCGCGCCCTCGAGCGCCGCGATGCGCGCAACCGCTACCCGCCGGCCCTGATCGACCGCTTCCGCAGCCTCGTGCGTCACGCCTCGCAGGGCAGCGTCGTCACCGCGCAGGACCAAAACCCGGTCGTCGCCCTCTTGCACGCCAACTCGGCGCTGGTGCACGCGCGCGTGGCGCGTTCCCTCTTGCCGGCTGCCGACGCCGAGCGCCTGGCCGGTGTCAATCTCGACGAACTCGTGCTCGTACTTGAGGACCAACAACTCGAGGCCATGCAGCGCATCAACATTGCCTGTCCCGAATTGCAGCCAGACGGCGTGGCCGCCGTAGCCACCGGCTGGCTCGGGTGACCGGCTGCGACCATCACCACCGCCGCCGTTGCCGCTACGACCATCTCAACGCTCACTGGCTCGCTCATTTTCTTTTTTTTTTTTCCCTATCGGCGGTCTGCCTCTTCTTTTTTCCCTTCCTTTTGCAACCGCCGGTAGTGCGCGTGCGCAATGGCACAACAAGTAAAAAAAAAAAGATAAAAACATGAGCATGCGGCGAGAAAAAAAAGTGTGGCCTTTTGTCTGTCGGTCCGAGGGCGGCGGTGAGCGAGGTCCTTGGCGATTTTTCTTGTCGGCGCATCGCATCGCGGCCCGTGGCGCGCACAGGCCTCTGACAACGGAAGAAGGAGAAAAAAGTAGGACGGCACCCGAATGGCCGCGCGCGGTCGGATCGAGATTTGAGGGGGAGACGAGGCGAAAGGAGGAAAAAAGGCTGGAGCGCAGCGCGTCGTCACCGAGCAACCCGTCGGAACCGCGATTTCGTGCCTTTCCCTAGACAAACCGTGCGCGCTCTCTCGACCACCGTCGCAAAGACAAGCAAAAGTTAAAAAATACGAAAAAATAAAAAAAAGATAGCAAAACAATCAGGAAAAGAATGCAGCGACAGCGACCGCCGAGGCCCAACGGCGCACGATGGGCTTCGCCCTATGCGACGCTTTGCGACCCAAGGCACCCCCTTCTCGACATGGACCCGCGCGAGGTCGCCGACATGGCCCAGGTGACCCAATGGCCGCGCGCCCTGCGCCCCGAACCCGAGGCGACGGCCGCGGAGCGCCGCCGCAACCGGTGGCCCGCTGCCGGGCCTTTTGCATCCGTCAATGGCCTGTGATTCCGTTGCGTGCCCGTGTCCTTTTTTCGCCGCCGTGGTCCGAAAAAAAAAGTTTTTTTTCTTGTTTGCGCCTGCTGTCGATGCACATAAACAAGACGGACAATGATGACGACCAAAAAAAAAATGGGGGAAAAAGATAAAGACCAACAAAAGCAAGGAAAACACAACGGGGAGACCGCAAAAACAAAGAAAAAAGGCCCATAGGTCAGAAACAATTTTTTTAAATGCAGGCAGCGACAGCGCAGCGTGCCCTTTCGATGCGCCGCCCTCTTGTTTCGAAATGGTCACGCGTCTCTTTCTTTTTTTTTACCTCGAAGATCTTTTTTTATTTGGATTTGTGGCGACGGCCAAAGGGGCAGACGTGCGCGCGCGCGTATTTTGCAACTTTACTGTGTGCCGGGCGTGACGCCCTGGCCGACGGCGGCCTCGGCGGGCGTGATCTCGTTGAGGGCCTTTGAGACGCTGTCCACGGCTGTGGTCACCAGGCCACGAGAGTTGTTGACCAAAAATTCGGTCAATCCCTCGCTGATGGCAAAGCCTCCTTCGCTGGCCGCACTGTCCAGGAGCGCCACCAGCGCCGCGTCAATGTCTGGCGTTATGTCCTCGACGATCTGCTCGCGGTTGGCCGTGATGACGTTGGACGCATCGGTGAGCCTTGCGCGTTGGACTCTCCTTGCACGGGCGGCGGTGGTCGGCGCGGGCTGCCCTGCGGCGGGTCCCCTGGTCGGCTGCACGGGCGCCCGGGCCTGGACGGCGACATTCTGCAGCCCTCGGGCCAACTGCCTGGCCTCGTCGGTACCTACGGTGCCTTCCGGTGCTCTGATGTAATCTCTGACGGCCTCGATGAGATCGGGCGGCGCGCCGCGCTGACCCAAAACCGTGGCGATGCTTGTTTCCGTCACCTGGAGCGTTTGCGGATTCGGGTCGCGTAGGTAGCGCTCGCGCGCGCCGGCGAGGGCATCGGCGATCCTGCCCACGCCGCGCCCGCGAGCAACCGCTTGAGATTGCAGCGCGTTTCTTATCTGTTGGGCGACCAGGTCGATGAGGTCCTGTTGGGTGGCGAGCACTACGGGCGGCGTGGGCACGCCCTGGTCCTGTGTGTCGAGCGGTTGGCCCGTCGTCAGGACGGCGCTGGCCAGCACTTGCAGAGGACTCGGCAAAGGGGCGCCTCCGGCGAGCACGGCGGCCGCCCGCGGGCCAAAGGGCGACGTCGGCGCGGTCGTGTAGCCGGCAGCGGCGACCGGCCCGCCCGTCACCGGCGTCGTCGGTGCCGTGCGCGCGCCACGACGCCGCGGTCGCTCGGCCGCCGCCGCGCCGGGTATGCGCCCCTCGGCGATGGCCTGCCGGAGCGCGGCCTCGACCTGGCTGGGTGTCGGCTGCCGCAACGGTCGGCGTCGGGGCGTCACGGCGCCAGCGACCGCCGGCGACACCGGGCCGCTGATCAGCGCCTCCACAGAAGGGATGGAAGGCGGCGACGGTGGCGGAATGGCGCCGGCCCTGGCGGCCGCCTCCTGGACCCGTTGTTGGTTTTCGATGTTGGCCTCGACCATCTCTTCGGCCTGCTGCTCTGCGAGCGGGCGCACGAGGGCCGGCTCTCCGTCGATCGTGGCCGGCGCGGCGACCGGCGCGGCGACTGGCGCGGGGGCCGGCGCGGCGGCCGGAAAGCGCGTCGTCATCGCACGCATCCGTGCCTCTTGCTCACGCTGCGCTTGCAGTGACCGCTGGGCTGCCTGCTCCTGGAGTCGCTGCGCCTGCTGAGCGACAGCCGCCGCCAGCGGTCCCGCGACCTGCTCGGCGACCGCGGGAATGGCCTCCTCCAATTGCTCGCGGATGGCCCGTGTCTGGGGCGTGGACGGCGCCTCGCTGCCAAAGACCTCGGCTGCAAATTGGTCCAGGGTTTCGCCCTCTTCGAGCGGCACGCTGGCAATCACCTGATCAAGCCTATTCATGAGATTCTCCACGCCGGCCTGCACCGCCTGGCCCAGGCCGTCCGCGGCTGCCGGCGCGAGGCCCACGAATTGGGGCGGCGGGGCCGGCTGGCCCTCGGGGGCCGGCGCCGGCTCGGGCACAAAGACCGTGTTGGCAAACGTGGTGGCCGGATCGATGTAATAACCCACGCCGTAGAACGGGGTGAGCGCGCCCTCGGTGAGCGCGAGGCCGAGGCGGCCGGCCTCGCTCGTCGGCGTCTGCTGGCGCTCCTGCTCCATGCGGTCGAGCAGGGTGTTGATGAACCCGCCCCACCGGTCGGCGATGGCCTGCGCACAGATGCTGTAGGCCGCCGGTCCCGGACGGTTGTCGGGATAGGGCACCATGACGTCGTTGGGGTCGCCGGCCTCTCGGAAAAAGTTGATCATGTCCTGCTCGGTGACGGCGCCTGCCGTCGCTCGCCGCATAGCCACGTCGGTCTCCATGGCTTCAATGTCTTGGGGGGTCAGGCCGAACTGGGCGAGCATAGTGGCGTAGTCCTCCTCTGTCAGATTTGCGTAGGCCTGGCGTTGGACCTCTTCTTCGGCCTGTCCAGCGGGCGCCGGTGCATAGGCACCGGCGACTGGCGCATAGGCACCGACAGCCGGTCCAAACATGGTGCTCGGGCCTGTTGGACGCGGAAGGATCCGCGGTGGCCCGGCCACGCGACCGGCCGTTGGGCGCACCGGTGCGGTGCTGGTCGCTGGCGCACCGCGTCGCGCCGCGCCCGTACCGCGGGCGGCGGGCGGTGGCGGCGCGCCGGCGCCCTGCTGTTGCTGTTGGGCGCGCTGTCGCGCGGCCGCGGCGGCAATGTTGGGCTGCATGGCGTGTCAAAGATCGCAAGAGCAAAAAACCAAAAAAAAAAAGAGACGCTGGCCCGATCGGTCGGCTTTTGCTCACGCGCGCGCGCGCTCTCTCTATCTCTTTTTTTGGTTCCTTGTCCCGCTGCCGGACCGATGGTCGTCAATCGATCGGAAAAGGGAGGCGTGTGCGCGCACGGGTGAGCGCTTGTCGGCGGCAGAGTGCGAGCGCCCTTTTTCCTTCCTTGTCGCGCCGGAATGGGCGGCGTGCCGTCTCGACCTCGGGCCTCGGCGTCCGAGGCTTTGTCTTGTGTGGCACCCGCATGCCGCGCGAGACCACGGTCCTGTGTGTGTGTAGTCGCTCGCTCTTTTTTTTTCTTTGCGCGCGCTCTGTCTTGGCGCCGACCTTGCCTCTTCTTTTTTTTTTTCGAGTTGGCGGAAACCGGCCCACCACACAAAACCAAAGGCCCGTGTGCGCGCGCTGCCTTCTTCCTGGCAAAAGGTTGTCGTGCGCGCGCGGCACGGTCGTCGGCCGGGGAGAAAAAGTGCGCATCGCGCACGCCATTTGGTCGCGATTTGCGCTGGCGTGCCCGTGCGCGCGTACGTGCGTCGACCGTGCCGCGCTCGTGCATCGCCGCGCACGGGCATGCAGACCCCGACGACACTTGGGGAAAAGAGACACGGGCCACTCACGTGCACGCGCGTCCGGCCTTTTTTTCGCTCCGCTCTCCTTTTTCCTGCGCCGTCTCGCCGCCGCCAACGGATCGCGCCTAGCAACACCGACCGGCCCGCCGTAGAGAGACGACAGAGACGAGTCCTTGTTTCCGGTCGACGAGAAAAAACCTCCCCTATCAAAAGAGATCCTCGGAAGCGACAGGACGGCCGCGCGCGAGAAAACAACAAACAAAAAAGCGGGCAAAAAAAAAGCGCAACGGCCATGGGCGACAACGGCGACGATTGGAATGGACAGGACGCCTGGACGCGCGGACCACGACGACGGGCGGCGATGCAGCCCGACGGCACCGTGGCGCGCATCAAGGCTGTGATCATGGACCACAACCCGCTGGAGCCGTGGCACCCGGCGGGCGCCGACCGCATCGCCGGATCGGGTTGGTTCGTGCGCCTGCCGTGGGAGCGCGACGACGGACCCGATCAGCCGCCGCGCTTTCTCGTCACGTGCAACCACTGCGTCGAGGGCGTCAAGGCGCGCGACGGCCTCGCCGTGCAGACCTCGTCGACGGGCGACGCCCTGTGGCGCGCGCGCGTCGCCGCCGTGGTGCCCGAGATCGACGCCGCCATCGTCGAGGTGCTCCCGACGCCCGACATTGACCCGCGCGCGCTCGTCGCGTGGCCGCTCGGCGACGACCGCGCCGACATCGCCATGGGCGACACGGTCAGCGTGTACGGCTACCCGCTCGGCCAGGAGCGCCTCAAGACCTCCGAGTCGCACGTCAACGGACGCGAGCGCGGCCTCTTGCAGTTGGACGGGTCGATCAACTTTGGCGACTCGGGCGGACCCGTGGCCAAGGACGGGCGCGTCGTCGGATGGATCACGCAGGGCGTGCCCGAAGCCAACGCCGTCTCCTTTGCGCAGCCCGTGTCGCTGCTGCTGGCGGCGCTCTTTGCCCTGCGGCCGCTGCCGGCGACGTCGCCCGCCGACTGGGCGCCCTATGGGGGCCTGCCGCCGCCGGCCCGCGTGCTCAGGCGCGGCGGACTCGGCTGCGCGCTCTATGCGTCCAACAACGCGCGCCTCGCCAGCATCGGCGCCCGGTGTTCCGACGGCGCCGACCGGCGTCCTCAGTCGGCACCCGCGTGGGCACGCCTCGCGGCCGCCGCGCCCGATCCCTGGGGCGGCGGTGGCCCGCGCTACACGGGCGCCGACTTTGGGCCGACGGGCGCCGCCGCCCGCGTCGGTGACGCCTTCTTTGACGGGGCCAGCGCCGATGTCGACAGCAACGCCACCAGAGACGACGATGGCGATGAAGGGGATGACAGTGACGACGTTGGCAATGGTTCAACCGCCCCATCATTCCGCCAGCGGCAGCCGAAATACCTGTCACCACCATCACCATCACCGTCGCCGTCGCTGTCTGGCGCGGGGCCGCGTACGGCGTCAAGGGGCGGCTGCGACTGCCCTTCGGGCGCCGTCGTCCAGTGGGTGTCGCGTCGGTCGGGCCTGGCGCAGCCGCCCTTTGACGCCCAGCCGGGCGATGTGCTTTGCGGCCTCGTGCTCCCGCTGGTGCCGCCCGGCGGCTATGCCGACCTCATTGCAGCCGCGACCGCGGGCGGCGATGGAGGCGTGGCCTCGCCCGGCGACGCCGACCGCGCCCTGTCCCAAATTGCCGTGCCCGTGACCGTCGACGTGGGCAACGACGGTGCCGTCGTCCTCCCGTGGACCGGCGACCGCATGGACGTCGATCGCGCGCTCCTGCTCGTACCGTGGGGCATGCGCGTCGGCGTGCGCCTCTACCGCGCACAGATGCGACGGTCGGTCGCCGGCATCGTGGACCTCACCGAGGCCACGACCGTCGACGGCTTCTACCGACCCTACCGACCGTTTGAGCCCGACGACTATGAGGCCTTTGCCGGCATCGTCGTGGGTCCCCTCACGGCCGACGTCGTCGACGTGTTTCCGCGGCTGGCCGCGCGTCTCTCGCCGAGCGACCGCGAGCAGCCGCGCGTTGCCGTGCTGCGCGCGCTCATCGGCGGTCCGCTCAACGCGGGACCGGCCGACGACGACGGAGTCAACATTCGCGAGGGCACCCTCATCGAGCGCGTCAACGGGCGCCGCGTGGCCACGATGGGCGACTACCGCGAGGCGCTGCGCGAGCCGCAGGACGGCGCCTACCTGGTCATCGAAACCGACCGCGGCCGCGGCGACGTCGTCTCGATGGCGACCGTGCTGGCGGCCGAGTCTGACCTGGCGGACCAGTACGGCTACCCGCTGTCGGGCACGTGGGACTACTTTGGCGCGCTATTTTCCGAGACGTGATCCTATGGCCGCGTCGCGCGCGCGCTGCGCCCGCATACACAGAGCGCTGCTGCGGCGCCAGCACTTGGCAAGGGCACTTGGATTGGGCGGTAAAAAAAAGAGAGGAGCCAAGGAAAAAAAAGACAGGCACACGAGCAAATGAAAAAAGAGGCAGCGCGCCGGGGCCGACGGCGTCAGAGCACCCGAGGCAACTTGGGGGCGCGGCGCTTGCGTGCATGGGGTGCCCCGACGGCGGCGGCGGCAACCGAGCGGATCTCGACAAAAGAAAAGGGCGACACAGAGGCGAGAAAAAAAAAAGAGGGGGCGACGTGGGCGCAAAAGGCAATCTCGCGCCCTTTTTTTGTTCTTTTTCCTTTTCGCTCGGGCCACGCACACGCGCGGGGAGGGGCGGCATGCGGGGGGAAAAAAGAAAAAAAAGCGAGGAAAAAAGACCAGGGGACCGTGGGCGGGCCGATGGCCATGGCTACCGCCTGTCCTCGTCGGTGCCCGTCCGCAAAAGAGCGGCGCTCCAGGGTGGGAAAGCGCACGCACACACCCTCCCCGAGGTCGCCCCGTCGTCACTCTTTTTTTTCGTCGTCGTCGTCGTCGTCGTCGCCGCCACCGCCGCTACAGGCACCTTTTATCTCTCCTCGCCATCGTCCCCCGGCCTGTCTCTTGCGGTAAAAAAGCGCACCGGCAGGCTCCGATACCGTCGCCCAAAGAGACAAGATACAAGCGAGCGATAGCGACAGGTGCGTTCCTCGCTTGGGGCGGTCACGCGCGCGCGCGGCACTCTTTTTTCCTTTTTTTTTGTTTCGTCTTCCTCCTCCTTTTGTGCCCCCTCTCGGGCGCCGTGCGCGTGTTTGCTCACGCGTGCGCGTCTGTGTCGCGTGTGGCTGCGGCTGTGATGGCGGCGGCGGCGGCGGGTGGTGGGGTGTGTGCTGCGCCCGTGGTGTTGTCGGTCGTCGCCTCAGATCCGAAACCCGTGCGCGCGATAGATAAGCAGCCATGTCGTCGACCGTCGGAAGTGCCAGCAACAGGACCCGCCGCGGTGCCCGCGCCAACGTTGGCCAGGGCTCGCTGCGCCCCATCAACCAGGCCACGCTCGGCCTGCCCGTCGTGCCCGGTGCCGGCCTTGCGCAGCAGCAAGGCCGCTACCTCGGCTTTGGCACCACGGCCAACGCCGGCGAGGGCTTTTTCAACAACAAGTTGCAGATCGTGATCACCCAGGATGTCGCCGACCGCCTCAACCAGGCCATGGAGGACGACGTGGCCGCGCTGCAGACCGCCGCCGCCGGCCTGCCGCCCGATCAGGCCCCGTTCCTCTCGGCCGGCCTCTACGGCCCGATCGGCGAGGGGGGCCAGGCCAGGGCCTACCTGCCCAACCTGACGCAGTTCTACCAGGACGACCGCGCCGAGATCTACGTGCCGGCGTCGGCCGACGACGCCGCCATCGGCCTCGTCGTGCCGGGCTCCTTCCGCCAGTTGCAGGCTCTGCAGGCGGGCGTGCCCGCCGGCCAGGTGCGCGTCAAGAACCCCAGCAACCGCACGGGCTACGTCAAGGTGGGTAGCAAGGGCTGGCTGGACCTTATCATCGGCGCCGCTGCCGGCCGCACGCAGGCCTCGCGCGACGCCATCGAGAACGTCATCGGCCAGGGCGCCCTCTACGGTCTCGCGATGATCTTTAACCGGCACAACATCAACGTGGAGCCCTACCAAGACCGCAACGGGAACGTGCGCTTTGCCCTCGTGGCACCGGCTACGGTCGAGAGCGTCGCCGCCAACAAGGGGTTCCGTCGCGACGTCGCCAACTGGTACGCCAACTTTGGCATCGACCCCGCCGATCGGGCCAAGGGCGCCTACGGCGCGGCCAGCCTGGGTCTCAGGCACGCCGGCCGCACGGTGGGTCCCAACGGCGAGACCGACGTGAACGCCGTCAGCCAGAACATCATCAACCAGTTCCGCGAGACGGGCAGCGCGCGCGGCGCCTTTGGCTGGGCGCCCGAGTACGCCCTGCCGCAGGCGCGCCGCGGCCTCACGGCCTTCCCGCTCCAGGACGCCAACGGCAACCCGCTGGCCAACCCGTCCGACCTGAGCGGCCAGTGCACGTACGCCGCCGCCGGTCCCGGCGTGACCCAGGACGCGCGCGCCAACGGCGGCGGCTTTGGCGGCAAGCGCTTCTACAAGCGCATGCGCCAGCACGTCGGCACGGGCGTCAACGACGCCGGCGCCCAGATCGGCCTGCCGACCTTTAGTTGCGGCCGCACGAGCGATTTCGTCACCAACCTCAACCGCGACGTCTACCAGGCCGGCGGCCAGCGCGCCCTGGCCAACCAGAGCGCCATCGACGCGCTTGCCGAGCGTAACGACCTCCTCAATGCGTACTTTGCCGCCAACGGAGGCGAGGAGTTTACCGACGTGTTTTCGCCCGACGCGCAGGCGGCCACCTACGTCCAGTGGCTCAACGACCCCGAGGGCACCGAGGGCACCGATCCGTTCTTCATGGTGCCTGCCAACCAGGGCCGCGGCTTCAGTTTCGCTGGCCCCGCCCTTTGGGAGGCCGAGATGGACCCGGATCAGGCCAACGAGTTTGCCGGCCTCGACGTCTCGCAGGCGGTCAAGTCCCGCTATGCCAACGCCGTGGTCGACCGGCTCGCCAACCCGGGCGCCTATCAGGCCGGCGCGCTGCCCCTCAACTTTGCCAAGCCGGGCGGTCCGAGCGGCGTGCTCAACCCGCTCTTTCAGTAGGCGCGCAGTTTGGTCGTGATGTGCCGCTCGCTCGCGCGCGTCTCCTCCCTCACGGGAGCCATGCAAAAAAAACATGACCAACAAAGAAAAAAAAAGAGTTTAAAAAAAGAAAAACAATAGCCCCCCCCCATAGAGTAGTATACGCGCTTGGCCGTGCGCGTGGTCTGCTGCGCGCGCACATGCACAATAGGCGTCATCGCCCAGCGTCCGGTTGTGCGCCCAACAAAAGACAAACAAAAGGCAGTGCAGTCGCCTCCTTATTTTCTTTTCTTTTTTTTTGCGTGTTCCGTCTTTTTTTTTGGTCGTGGACGCGCCTTGCGCTCGGCTCTCTGTCTTTTTTTTTTCGCTCTCTCCCTTTTTTTTCTTCTCTGTGTCGGACCCTTGGGCGGCTGTTTGGGCTCGCTCTCTTTTTTTTGTTCTTGATTCCATGGTTGGCGTCGCTGGAGCGCGCACCGGCAACCGAAAAGGCAAAAGGGGCCGAAAAATCGGTTTGCGCAGCGCAGAGGGGTCGCAGGCGCTGCGGTCACAACCCGACCCAAAGTCTTTTTCTTTTTTTTCTTCTTCTTCTTCTTCCCTTCAAAAGGATTCGTGGTCGGCGGCGTGCGCTACGCGACCGGAAAAGGGGCGACCTGCCGATTGGGCGCAAGGCCGTGGGGCCTTTTTCCGCCGTCGGCGACCCTCCCCCTCCTCCCCGGCGGCCGCAAACCCACACACCGACAAGAGCGCACAAGCAAAAGAGAAAATCGTTTAGGAAAAAAAAGATTTTTAAAAAAAAAAGGTCTCGTGTTTCATTGGCGTTGGCCGCTCGGATGGGGGGTGAGGAAAACAAAAAAAAAGAGCGCAGACACAGGGCGGAAACAGACACTGTGGGGGCCTTGCAGCATGCGCCGAGGGCGCATCCGCGCGGGTCCTGCGTGCAAAAGGGCGAGGGGGCGGCGTGGTGGGTCCTCTCCCGCACGGCTTTCCACCACCGACCCAGAGGCCCGTCGCATCGCTCACACGTCGATAAAAAAAAGTTGGGAACGAGATCCTTTGGTCTATCGACCCGTCCTCGCCAGCGTCTCCCCACCACATAGAGCGTGCATCATCGCGACCACGCACACACCCATACACGAAAAAATAAACAAACATAAAAAGAGGACAGAAAAACAAGCACGCAAGTCATGACGACACCGATGGCGTTGACGACGGCCATACCGGTGGGACCGACGGCGGGAGCGACGATGCGCGAGCGGCCGAGGCCACCGCGTGATACCGCCGTCGAGGCGCCCACAGTGGACTTGGGCGCCCGCGCCAAGACCATGTCCGGCCTGTTCGGCGTGCGCGAGACCGTCACCCACGTGCCGGCGCAGTTGCGCGTGCAACTGTTGGACCCGCTGGTGCGCGATGCCAACGGTTCGCGCGACCGCCGCCAGATCGAGGACGCCGCCCAGCCGGTGGCGTACTATCACCACGGCGAGCATCGCGAATCGCGCCAGTTTGACGGCTTTCTCGACGACGGCACGCTGGTCTCGGCGCCCGGCGACGCTATGGCAGAGACCGACGGTGACGACAACGGCGACGACGGCTGGCACGACGAGGGAGAGCGCCGCGAACGCACGCCGCCGGCCGACACGCTGCTGCTGCTCAACGGCGTCGACGGCGAGGGCCGCACCGTGTGCGTGAGCGTCAAGGGCATGCGCTACGCCATCTACGTGCTGTGCCCCGCGACGTGGGGCGTCGAGCACATGCAGGCTCTGGCGGCGACCGTCGAGGGCTACTATGGCATCCGCCGCGGCGGCGTCACCTACCAGCAGCGCGCCCTGCACCACATGCTGGGCTGGGAGCCCGAGACCAACGACCTCACGCGCACCAAGCGCCACAACTATTGCGTGCTGGGCTTTGGCTCGGCGCGCGTCATGGAGTGGGCCGCCAACGCCATCCACGGCGGCGGCAACGGCAAGTTGTGCTCGCGCGTGCGGCTGCCGCTCACCGAAAGGGACATGCGCTCGCTCCAGGTCTACGAGCGCCGGGTGGACCCCGTGCACAAGGCCCTCGAGCGGCTGGGCGGCCTCCAGCCGTGCTCGTGGTTTGACGTGCGGCGGTGGCGCGTGCCCGAACTCTACCACACGCACGCCCAGATCGAGGTCGAGGTCGACGCGCGCGACATTGTGCCGCGGCCTGAGATCGACGTCATGGCGCCCGTGTGGAAGGCCTCGTGGGACGTCGAGTGCTACAGCCGCGACGGCTCGTTCCCGCGCGCGGACCACCCGCGCGGGTGCGACCACACGATCTGCATCAACACCTACTTTAGCCAGCACCGGTCGGACGGGCGGCCGCCGCGCGTCGTCCAGACCTCGCATCACTTTGGCGCCGTGCGCGTCCACCGGCCGGTCGAGGCCGAGCGCGACCGCGTCGACGACCCCAAGCAGCGCGAGCGCTGGGGGGTACGCGAGATGGATCTCACCTCGGCCGGTCGGCCGGAAGCAACAGCGACGACGGCGGGCCACATGGTGGACGCTGAAGAGGAGCCGTCTCAGCGCGAGGTCTATGTGATGCAGTGCGCCACCGAGTTGGAGGCCATCGAGGGGTGGCGCGACCTCATCGTGCTCGACGTGCAGCCCAGCGTCGTCGAGGGCTACAACACGGACGCCTTTGATTTCGGCTGGCTGGGCGTGCGCGCCGAGCGCTGCGCCCGGTACGGCGTGCGCTCGCGCCTCTTTGAGGCCGGCGTGCTCATCGGCGAGCACACGCCCATGCGCCGCAAGGACCTGGACTCGGCCGCCAAGGGCTCCAACACGCTCAACTTTATCCCGATGCCGGGGCGCATCCTCGTCGACATGTACCATATCGTCAAGGCCGAGAAGCGTCTCGAGTCCTACACGCTCGACGACGTGTGCCGCGCCATCTTCCCCAAGGACGAGTCGCTGCGCAAGATCGACGTGCCGCCCGAGGAGATCTTTGAGCACTATGCGTCGGGCGACCTCGACCGGCGGGCCATCGTCGTCGAGTATTGCGCGCGCGATTGCCGCCTCCCGCTGGCCCTGGAGGAGCATCTCATGACCCTGACGGGCGTCGTCGAGATGGCCAGGATCACGCGCACGCCCCTGCCGCTCATGCTCATCAGCGGCCAGCAGGTCAAGACGTGGAGCCAGATCGTGTACGAGGCCCACACCATGGGCTACGTGGTCAACGCGCCCGAGAACCGCGACGCGGACGGCGGCACGCGCGATTGGCTGCGCGGGGCCTATGGCGCGGGCGACCACGGCGGCGTGGGCGACGCGTGGCTGCCGGGCGTCATCGCCATGGCGAGCATACGCGCCGGCGGCGGCAACGCCGACGGCCACGCGGTGCCAACGGCCGGCGGCAAGGTGACAGGCGTGGCCGCCGACGCCGAGGGCTACGTGGGCGCGACGGTGCTGCAGCCGCGCGCCGGCTACTACGACGTGCCCATCGTGACGCTCGACTACCAGTCGCTCTACCCGTCGATCATGGAGGCCAACAACCTGTGCCCGTCGACTCGCGTGACCTCGCGGACCGTGCACGCCCAACTCGCGCGCCACTGCCGCGAGGTGCGCGAACCCGTGAGCGAGGTGCTGCGCGCCGACGGCGCCGGCCAGGACGACGGCGCGCTCAACCGCGTGTTTGCCTCGCGTCGCGACTGGCTGCCGGGCCAGTTTGCCGTCGACACCGACCGCCCCGGCGTGCCGCGCACCGTGGCCTATCGCGAGGTGTCGCCGGCGCCCTCGCGCACCCACGTCTTTGTGCAGCACGTGCAGGGCGTCGTGCCGCGCATCCTCACGGCCCTCAAGAACCAGCGCAAAAAGGTGCGCGCCGACCAAAAGGCCTATGAAAAGGGCACCGCGCTCTGGGGCGTCTATGAGAACCGCCAGTTGGGCATTAAAATTACAGCCAACTGCTTCCCGGCCGACGACCACGAGATCCTCACCGAGACCGGCTTTATGAACTATGCCGCCGTCGTCGAGCACTTTAAGCACCACGCGCGCTTGTCCGTGGCATGCTACGTCGACGGCCAACTCCAGTACCACGACATCGCCGAGTCCAACGTCGTCGCCAACACGGGCGATCACCGGCTGGTGCAGTTCGAGGCCGGTTCGAGCACCGGCAAGCGCGCCACAACCAACGGCGTGTCCCTGTGCTGCACGGACAACCACCGCATCTACGCGCGCGTCGGATCCACATGGGGCAACCGCATCTGGCGCCGCAAGGGCACAGAGTCGCAGGAGAGCGCCGCTCCCCCGTTCACCATCCAAAGCGCCGGCGACATCCTCGCGGCCGGCACTCGCGACCCATCGACCGTGGTGCAATTCACCGCAGCGTGTAGCAAAGGCGTCGCGCTCGACGGAGATGACCTGCCCTTTGCGGCGACGTTGGGCCTGCATACCGAGGACCAAATCGATGCATTTGTCGAACTCTACGGGTACTGGCTCGGCGACGGATGGCTCGACGTCTCTTGCCAGGCCATCGCCTTTTCGCCGGTCAAGACGGCCGACTCGGCCTACCTCGCCGCCCTGTTTGCGCGCCTGCCGTTGCCCGTGCTCACCGAGGACACGCGCGGTCCCGGTGCGATCGGCGCCTTCATCACCCCGAAGCCGTCCGAGGCGAGGCAACGCGCCCGCTACAGCGCATGGGCGAAACCCCACCGCCACTACATCTACACGCCGTCGTGGTGGCGCTACTTTGCCGAGCAGTACGGCCACAAATACTCAGGCGCCGCTCTAGAGCATGTGATGCAAGAGGCGTTGCGCAGCGGGTCCGACTTGCCCGCGCGCCGCCCCGACGCCAAGCCGCTCGCTGGCAAGGCACGAGCGCTCGCGACTCTGTCGCCCGTGCGCGACAGTCGTCCGTCTGGTGCTTGCGCCGCACAGCGCAACTACATCGCCAGAAGGAACAAACTTACGGCGCGCTACGATGCCATGTTTGCCGCAAACACGGGCAAGCGCCGGACCACGCCCGACGCAGAGGAGGTCAGGAGTGCCAAGTGGATGTGGTCTTGGGTGTGGCGGAGGCTGCATCCGGGCCGACTTCGACTTCTTCTCCGCGGGCTCCGCATAGCCGACGGCGATATGGCGGGGGGAGACCGCGGCGGCGGTGCCATCTATACCACGTCGCGACGGTTCGCCGAGGAGGTGGTACGCGTCGCCATACACGCGGGCTACACCGCCATGATTCAGCCGCGCTGTGCGGCGGGCGCCGTCACCAGCCTGAACCAGAAAGGCGTACCCATCGTGGCGACCACGCAGAACTGGGTGGTGAACTATTCCGACTTTACGCGCGAGGCCCAGCCCAAGATCACCGTCGCCACCCAGATGAGCAGCGCGCCCTACCATGGCACCGTGTGGTGCGTCAACGTGCCGGTCGAGCCACACCTCATCGTCGTCCGCCGCATCGTACAGCGCCACGGCGTCTCTGTTCCCTCTCGTGCCGTGGTGGTGGGCAATTCTGGTACGACCACCGTCACATCTCGACGATCGTGCATTGTGCGTCTTTTGTGGCGCTGCGCCTTTTCGTCTATCATGGTCTGACGCAACCTATTCTTTTTGTGTATATCTACGTATGTATGGCGCGATGGCGCGGATGCAGTGTATGGCTTCTTGGGCGCCGTCAAGCGCGGCCGCATGCCCTGTGTCGAGGTGTCGGAATCGGTGACGTGCATCGGCCGCGACATGATCAACGCCACCAAGGCCTATGTCGAGACGCATCTGCCGCGCTACGTGGGCGGCCTCCTCGACGACCCGGCGCTGGTGGCCGCCGCCGCCGAGCGCCAGCGCGCCAAGGAGCGACTCGACGCAGGGCACGCCACTGCCGATCTTTCAGCAGTGACCCTATCTCCTCCCAAGGACGATCGATCGGACCGCGAAAAGAACAGGGAGGCGCTGCTGGATGCGCTCGCCGCAGCAGGCGTCACACCGTGCGACATCACGGGCGCAACGGTAGTATATGGTGACACGGATTCGGTCATGATTCACTTTCACGGCGTGCCCAAGACGCGCGAGGGCGTCGAGGTGGCCCTGCAACTGGGCGTGGCGGCGTCCGACTACATCACGACCAAGTTCCCCGACCAGATCATCCTCGACACGGAAAAGGCCTACTGGCCCTATGTGCTCTTTCGCAAGAAGCGCTACGTGGGCCGCATGTGGACGCTCGAAGGCAAGCCGCCCTACATCGACGCCAAGGGCGTCGAGGTCAAGCGCCGCGACAACTGGGCGGGCATGCGCAAGACCTACAAGGCGTGCCTGGAGGCCATGATGGAGCGCATGGACATCAACGCCGTCAAGGACATTGTCCTCCGCCTGGTGTGCGACCTCAAGGGCGACCGCGTGAGCCTCGACGACTACAAGATCAGCAAGTCGCTCAAGCGCGACTATAGCAAGTGCAAGAGCCCGCCGCCGCACGTCGTCGTGCGCGACAAGATCGCCCGGCGCAACCCCGGCTCGGAGCCGCTCGCCGGCAACCGGGTCTACTTTGTCATCACGATCGACGAGCGGCTCAAGAAAAAGTCGGCCCGCGCCGAGGATCCGGCCTACGTGGCGGCCAACCCGCGCCTGGCCCGCATCGACCGCCTCTACTATCTGCAGAGCCTGGCCAACCCGTTCGGCGCCCTCCTCGAGCCGTGCTTTGAGAACCCGCAGCAACTGTTTGCCGACGCCGCCGTCTTTATCGCCAACCAGCAAAGGGGCCAGGCGCCGATCACCCAGTGGATGGGCGGCAAGCGCGCGGCGGTGGCGCCCACGTGCGAGGCCGACATCGAAGCCGCCGAGGCGCGCGAGCGCGCGCAGATTGCCGCCCGCGTCAAGCGCCGCTGCACCGACCAGACCTACGTGCCGGCGGCCGTGCTCAAGCAGCAAAAGACCGAGGCGCGCAAGGCCGCGCGCAAGGCCCCGCCGCCCAAGACCGGACCCCTCACGGCCTTTGTCAAAAAGAGGCCCGCGGCGTGAGTCCTCTGGCGACGTGTCCCTTGACCCCATAAAACAATCCGCCTTTTCTCACCATGTCTCTTTTTTTCGTCTTTTCTTACTTTTTGATTTTTCTCTCTCTTTTTTTGTTTCACAACAAAGCCGACTTTTTTCCTTCACAACCAGCCCTTTGCTCCTTTTTCGTGCGGGCGTCTGGTCTTGGGGTAACGCGTCGGCGTCGTTGACGCACAAACACCGCGGTCTGTTGGCGCGCCGACACAAGGCGCCCCCTCAAAAGAAAAACCGATAAAAAATCGAAAAATAAAAAATCGAGATCGTCTCGGGGACGCCCGTTTTTCTCTTCTCTTTTGGGCCGTTTATTGAGTTTACGAAAAAAGGCCCACGGCGGCGCCTGCGGACGCGGCCTTTTGCTGCTCGGGCGCGATCGCACCGTCTTCTGGTCGATTGCTCCCATCTGCCAAAGGCGCCCAGGCGCGCACCTATCCCTTTTGAAGGCGCACCAAAGAAAAAAGAGCGCGCGCAGGCGAGACCCACAAGACCCAGCCGGGACCGGCAGCCATCGGCCTGTCTCTGGCGCGGCGAATTGTCGGCGGTGGTTCTTTTTTCCTTTGGTTTTTTGTGGCCCATCATGCCGCGCACCAAAAAAAGCGGCACACTATATCTGCGGGGGCTCCACGATTCCGTCTGTGTCTGCGAGCGGCTGCGCTTTCCTGTCGCAGCCGCTTGTAGGGCGCGGCCAAAAAAAAAGGTTGAGTAATTTTCTTCTTTCAGTTATTTCTTGTGATCGACCAATAGCGCACCACGAGACAGACGCCGCCGAGAAAAACAGGGCGAAAAGAGGCGCAGCGACCTTTTCCAGCCGCTCGACAAAGGACCTGACAATGCCGATCAACAGAAAAAAGAAAAAGTCGGCCGCACCAACAATTGGGGGTTTAGCCGGTCGGGTTTGGTGAGTTGGTCGGTCCTGCTTTTTGACAAGGGTCCATAGAAAATGGCACAAATACGCCGCTGGCCCAAACACCAAACTCGATAGAAAAATCGTCTGCAAAATGTTTGTCCGTAAAAGGTGTCTCCTCGCGGTCGCTAGAATGATCGAAAAGGGCCACACAACAATAGTTTAGGAAAAAAAGGGCGTCCGAATTTGGATCGATCGTCCGGCATTGGCGGTGCGCTCGCGCAGTCCGGCCAACAGAAAGAGGCAACGCATCCGCGCCATCCCGAGACGCCGACCGAGGGCTTTTTTCGTCGCCACAGAGGGGTTTGAGCCGCCGCTTTACGGGCGCCCCAGAAACCGGCCGTTGGCAGCGCAATAAAATATGAAACAGTTAATAAAAAAAAAGAGTCATATCTGCGTGCGAACCCGGATGTAAACTGATCGCGTCCGTATCCGGGATTGCATCCACGACAGGGCAGCCCGTACAAATAGAATTGGTTTTGAATACGCCCACTGCGCGCAGAGGACTTTTTTCCTCTCTTTTTTTTTTAAAAATCACATATCGTGTGGCCGATTTCGCATTTGGTCTATTCGGGCTCAAGTGCGGTCAAGAGGTCGGCACGGGCACTTGAGCAGCCGACGGCCGACTGATTGTGGATAGGCATGTGATGGATGCGACAAAGAACAGCGCTCCCCGCGGATACGCAAAGCGCCCTTTTTTACAACTTGTATAATAAAAGAAAAGGGAAAAAAGAATTACGATTTGGTCTTGTTTTTGTCTCTCTTTCTTTTTCTGGTTTTGCTGCCGGTCCGTCGTGGCCATTCACCGCGACACGACGGCGCAATAAAAAAAAGAGAGGCACGCAGACAACAAAAACAACTCGGCAAGTCGTATGGTGGTGTGCAAAAAAAAAAGATTCTTTTACTGTGTGCGTGACCGGATGAGTCTCTTTTTTTTTCCCGAAAGTGAGACCGACGAGCAGTCTTTTCTCTTCTTTTGTTATTTCTTTTTGTTTCTTTTCTTTGTGGGTTTTTACATGCGGGCCGTGTTTGGGGGTCGGCGTCAGCGGCAGAGACGGCGCAGAAAAAGAGAGCGCGGACGCCAAGGCAGCGGACGCCCGACGAGGGGGAGGGAGGCGTGCACGGGCGCCTCAGTGTGTAGCCACGAGATGCTTGTAGATGCATTCAGCCCACACGCCGATGCAGCCAAATTCAGACGGCGCCGCGTCATTCCGACCGAGGGTCGTCGCGTGGCCCCTTGCATCCGTTGTGCCGTCATCGGGCACACGCGACAGGCGACACCACTGGCGCCAGGCGCGCGCTCGGTCGTCATCGGGTCCCAGACCCTTGTCGCGCATGCGCACCACCAGGCCAAAGAGCATCGGCGGCAGCCCGCCGTGGTCGGGTCCGACGAGCGCGCTCGCGATGGTTGGCGACAGCATACACCGATGGGCCACGGCGGCCGCGCCCAAGAGGGCGTCGAGAGCGCGCATGGGCGACGCCGCCGCGCTCGACCGCTCCAGGGCCTCGATCTCGGCTCTCACGCGCGCCACGGCGACGGTCCACGGATCGGTACAGTGGCGGGATGCAGCGACGGTGGGATCGCCTCTCGGCATGGCGGCAGCGACGCACGCGGCCAGGCGGTCGAGCGCGGCGAGGGCGCGCCGCCGCGCGTGTCGACGCCCGTGGCGATCCCCGGCAATGCGACCGCACGACGCGCGCTCCACGATGAGTCTGACGACGCACGCGCCATAGGCGTGACCGCCGCCATCTCGGCGCCGGCACATGTTATAGGGGTCTTCACGGCCGTTTCCATCGTCATCACCATCGTCATTGTCGGCATGATCACCACTGCCATCGCCGTCGTTATTGTCGTCGCGTTCGACCTCGACGACGGCTGTCTGTGGCCACACCTCGATGACGTCGACCAGCACGTCGAGCAGGCGCGCGTACCGGTCGGCATTGAGCCGACCGCGCGCCGCGGCGCTGCCCGGTCGGGTCCACCGAAAGGCCTGTGCGCTGTCGACGAGCACGCCGAGGGTCGACGGACCCGGATCGACTCTGAGCATATCGCGCACCCACTCGATCGTGCGGCGGGCGCGCTCGCGCGGTCCGCGTCCATCGACGACGGCCTCGATGAGGCCGCTCAGGGCGAGCGCGCTCAGGGACGCGTCGACAGTGGTCCTATCGGGTCCGCACGCAGCGCGCGCGTCGTCCACGAGCCACCGGGCCACGTCGAGGGCGCCCATGCGCAGCGCCTCGACAAGGTAGGCGTCGATCGGTCGACACACCCACGGAGGCGGCGGTTGGGATGGAAGAGAGTGGGTCGCGTCGCGATAAGCCGGATCTCTAGCGCGCGCCACCTCAAAGTAGCCGGTGCGATCGTGGACGAGCGCAATGTGCGACGCCGTGCGCGGGTGGCGCGGCGAGCCGTCGGACAGACAGCGGCCACGCCACAGGGCCGTCGCCAGCGCGCCGCGCTTTGACTCGGCATCGAGGAGCGCATGCATGACGTGCGCATGACCCCCGGCGGCCGCGCCCAGCCACGCATGGTAGCACAGGGTGGCTGCCCGCGACCGATCGCCGCCCGTCGCCGCCACCAGCGACGCCAGGCGCAGGACAAAGGACGCATGGCCGCCGGCGGCCGAGTCGAAGGCGGCGTCGGCCGCGCCGCACGGCGTGTCGTCGACGGCGAGCAGTAGGTCGAGCGCGCACGTGCTGTCGTGGCGCGCGGCGACGCGTAGCAGAATGGCGAGGAAGGCGGCACGCGCGCAGCCGCCCACGACGCGTCGCATGGCCTCCCACGGGCGCAGCGGTGGCGCATCGCCCCGCCCCGCGATCCACCACGTGTCGGGACCCGGCGCGCCGTCGCAGGATGTCGTCGGCGGCCGCAGCACGTCGACGCCCGCGCTCCGTGCGTCGCGATCGCGCCGCAGCCACGCCCGCAGCCATGCGATGGCGTGGGGCGAGACGTGACGCGAAAAGGCACAGGCGACGGCGTCCGGCCGCGCCGAGGCCACGAGCGCAGCGGCTGCCAAGAGCGGCGGTGGCGACGGCGGCCACGACTCGGCCGACAGCCACGCATCGGGACCGAGTCCAGGATCTACGGCCAGTCGTTCGGCCATCGCCGACGCGCAGAGCAGTCTGCCCGACACCCAGAGTTGGCGCACCGACGGCCGCGGGTCGACGAGGCTGGCGGCGATGCGCGCGGCGTCCGACGCCGACGGATGTTGCACAACGCGGTACCAGTCGCGGCACACGGCGCGCGCCGCCGGTCGCCATCGCGCGTGCATAAACGGGCGGCCCGCAGCGTCGCACCCGTTGACGATGAGCGACACTAGTTCGAGCGGGAGCGCCGGGCACACACACCCATCTGAAGCCGCCGACGGTCGAGACGCGCGCCCGGCTTTGCAGTCCTCAGCGGCGGCGGCGGTGGCGGATGCCTGCGGCGGCGGCGCGCGTCTATACCGCAAGAGGCGCAACACGCGGCTTCTTTTGGCGCGCGGTTCGATTGCCGTGTCGGTGTTGGAGGAGTCGCCACGGGTAGGACCGCCGTCATCATTAGCGACGACGCGCGAGCGCTTGCCGACGCGCCTTTGCGCCGGCAGAGTGTCGGCGCCGGCTGTCGAGGCCGTCTCGAAAGCGGATGCCATTTTTAGCCGGCGCAATCTCGTCGCCAGAGACAAGCCGCCCGTGCGCGCGCTCCGTGCAGCCGGCAGACGCACAACCGAGATCTCCGACGAGCGAGGGGGATCTCTTTGCGAGATCGGGCGAGGTCAACACGTTTATCGCGCTACGGGGCGACGGTGCCGCTCTCGGTGCCGTGCTCCGGATAATGGAGGCGACCGATCCCAAAAAAAAGAGAGTCAAAAAGAAGAGATCAAAGCGCGCGGGCGCAGACGGGGCTCGGGTTTCCTCCTAGGCCTGACGCTCTTTTTTTCGGCCGCCTCTTGTCGGCGCAGCCGGCCCATGGAACCTCTCTGCGACTCTTTTTTTTTTGCGGGCCCCACCGATAGCGTCGGCCGCTTTCGGGCTGGCCTTTTGCATTGTTGCCGCATGGCGTCCCTTTCATCGGCTCCCCTTTTTTAATCTTTGCTTCTGGTGGTTGTGCCCTCGGCCAAGTCGTGGTGGCGCCACCACCGGCCACAACCGCAACAACAACGACGAAAAAAAAGAGGGGGCCGCGCAGCCCCACCAGCGACGGTCTGTTTATGAATAAATAAAAAAATAAGAAAATAAAAAGCCAGAAAGGGAAAAAGGACCTATGCCGGCGCAGTCTGTCGCCGATTCGTCTCTCTTTTCTCTTTTGCTTGCTTGATCGTGCCTGTTTTTTTGGTGCGCCACCGCCGCGCGCACGCGCCGAATTTTTGACAGGTCCCATTGCGCGCGCTCGGCGCCGGCAGGGAGCAACAAGGGAAAGAGAGAGCGCACGCTAGGCCGATCGATTAACAACGCAACGGATCGACAAACGAAAAGCAGCACAAACAAAAACCTTTTTTTTTTGCGAACATTGTGCACCACCGAGCACCCGCACACACACATTGATGACGACCGATCCGACCGATCCAGACCTCGCCGGCGCTGTGCGCGAATGGGTCGATGCCACCGGATGGCGCGACCGCGATCCAAGTGCGCAACCGCGCCCTGTCGCGCGTCGTCGCCTTCTTCATCCGGACAACAAGCAAGAGTCTGACCAGCATGGTAGCGCCGACAACGATGGCGCATCTCCACCGCCGCGGCCGGCGACCATCGTACGCCACGTCGATCGCACCGGAGCCGTGCCGGCCATGATGCCTGCTCCCGCTGCCGACCTGGCTGCCGAACGCTCGCTTTTGGAGGCCCGCAGGGTGTCTATTGCGTGTCGCGTGGATGGCGCCGATGGGCCGCCGACGGACCCGACGCAGGCCGCCGTCGTGTACGTGGCGTCCATGACCGAAGGCAGGGGCAAAAGGCGGCTCACCATCGATAGCAGACTATGCATGCTCTCGGTGGCGTGTCCCAACGCACAACGCGACGGCATGCCGTCGGGTCTCTCGGCGCTCGCCCTGTGGCAGACGCAATGCATCGAGTGGGGCCGCCCGGAACTCGCCGGCCTGCGCCGCCTCGGTGCCTATGATGATGCGCCGCCGTCGGTGGCGCTCTTCCACCTAGATGTGTGCGGATCGCCGGCGCCGCTGAGGGCCAACGCTCAGTACGGGGGCTTTATGCGCGAAGACGAGCACGACCGGATGGTGCGCGCTGCGCCGACCTTGTTGGCCCTCGCCGAGCGCGTGCGACGACCTCTCAATCTCCAGTGCGCGGCGGCCGTTGCAGTCGCCCGACAATCGGCGCAGGCGCGCAACCTGCTCGACCGCTCCGATCTCCTGTGTCTAGATATGCAGAGGCTGGTGGCGGCTGTGGCACTCCTGTGTCCCCGTAACGAAATCGACGTGCGCCATGTCGCGCCCATCTTGGGCGTCGACGTCGGGCACGGCGAGTCGCGCGAGCGACTCGGTTTGGCGGTCGCCGTGGCACTCGCGCGGCTGCACGACCTGATTGCGCCCCCTTAGAGAAAAAGAAAGAAAAAGTAAAAAACCCTTTTTCTCCGTGTTTTTTTAGCACTGTTTTTCTCTTTCTCGCTTGTTGCGGCTGCATTTAGATACTTTTTTTTTATGACGACGACGACGAGGCAAAGGAAAGAGGCGGGCGGCGGCGGCGACAGGGCCTCGCTTCTTCCCATTTTATTTCGCATGTCGTGCGCTCCCGGATGCCATGACCCTACAACAAAAAAGAAAGGAATCAAAAAAAAAGATGCCCAGTTTCGGAGGCCGTTTTTTTTCGCAGGCCATTTTGCCGTGCTTGCAGCGACCACCGGCCCCGCTCCGTATGTCGGTTGGCGTGACGCACGCGCAAGAAAAGAAAAAGCGCAACAGCAAGTCCGTGAACAAATGGGAGAGAGAAGAAAAGGACGACGACAAAAAAAAGACGGTGCGACATTGGGGCGCCATCTCGACCGACGCGCGAGCGGCACGCCGATCGCTGGGAAGAAGAGAGGGAAAAAAAGGGAAGCCCTTGTGTGGCTGACATAGGGCAGTTGTTGGCGCGAAATAAAAACCGGCCATGTGGGCAAATCTTTTGTGTGTTTGCCCTCTTTTTTCTTTTTGGCTCTTTCGGTCAGCGGCCCCTTGGCGTCGCTTTTTCCTTTTTCTTCTCGCAAAGCATGTGTTGCTTGTTTTTTTGTGGTAGAAAAGACAAAAAATTCGAAAAAAAAATTGGAAAAAAAGACACAGGGGAGCAACGGCCGCTCTCGGTCCCCCGGCGGCCTCGCGCTACCAGTCGAGACGCACGAGGGGTCCAAAGGCATAGCCGGCGGCCAGCGGCAAGACCCGGCGGTCGATCACCGGTTTGGCAAAGTCGCCGGCGCACACGGCCGCCGGATCGACGCCGCGCCGCCCGCCCGCATAGTCTAGCACGCCGACGAGATGGTACAATTCGGCGACCATGTGTGCACATGTGCGCTTGGGCGCCGCGCCGTCGTGTACGCGCGGCGCGCTCTCTAGCGCCGCTTTGCGGTCGAGCAGCGACGAGGCGTAAAAGTCGCGACGCGGTCGGCCCAGGAAGCGCGCGGCGACGGCCGCCGGGGCGAAAAAGTTAAACTCGTGCTCCCACTGGGCCGCCATGGCGCGCTCAAAGAGGGCGCCGTCGACGGGCGCCGACAGGCCCCGCACAAAGACGTCGTGATCGGGCCGGCCGCTGGTGAGGTCGCGCACGGTGGCCAGCCGCGTGCCGCTGCCGTTGATCTCCCAAAAGAGCACCTGGCGCGTGTCGGGCTCGACGTAGGCGACGGCCGCGTGGTTAAAGGCCGACCCGGTGATCCACTTGATGGGTGCCGCCCAGTCGAGCAGCGTCTGCGGTCCGCGCCCGTCGCGTCCGTTGCGGTTGCTCGTGAGCACGAGATCGCCGGTGCGGAACGGATGGGCGGTCAGCGTGCACCGTCGCGCGCGCGGTTCCGGCGCCGCCGTCACGTAGCGCCGCGTCCTCACCGCGCACAGCGCAACCACGGTGACGCCCACCAGCAGGGCCACGACGGCGCATAGCGTAATCCGCCGCCGCCGACGCCGGCGGCTCTCCCTGTCGCCGCTCTGTTGCTGTTGTCGTTGCTGTTGCCTGTCGCCATTCATGCCGACGTAAGCGGTGGCGCAAAAAAGGGATCGGCACCGGGCGAGTCGACGCGATCGTTGTTGTTATTGTCGTTGTTGGGGGGGGGGGCGACTCGATGGTTACGCACGTGTGCGCGTGTGGAGCGTGCTTCCGACTTTTTGCGGTCGCGGTGATCCTCAAAAAGAATAAGAAAAAAAGAAAAAGCCGTGCCGTCAAGGTGAGATTCCTCTTTCGTTCTTTTTTTTTTTCGGGGGCTTTGCCTCGGCTGTGGGTAGCCCTTTCTTTCTCTCTCTCTCTCTCTCTCTCTATTCTTGGTGGCGCTGACGGTGTTTAATCCGACGTCCTTTTTTTCCCCACCTCTTTTCGTGTGCGTGTGTGCGTGCGATTTGGGCTTTGTCCCTCTTTTTCCTTTTTGGTGGCCCGACCGCAGGGGGCCAAGTCCACAGCCAGAGGGCGCCGCTGTCGCCGCCGCGGCTGTTTCTCTTTCTCTCTCTTTCTTTCTCTCTCTCTCTTTCCGCCCCGCCAGAGCGGTCTTGCCGTGCGCCTTGCTGGCGCGCACGCGTCAAACCGTTCGAGGGTGAAAAAGAGGGAAAAAGTACAGGGAAAGAGACAGGGCGCGCGCGCAACATGGGTCCGACGACGCGCATGGAGGCGAGCGTGCGATGGGCGTGCGCGCTGGTGGCGCTGTGCACGATCGGCGCCGCTGCTGCCGCCCTCGTGGACGACTTTGCCGCGCCGGCGGGCGGCCTCGCCGGGGCCGAGACACGCGCCCTGCGCAACGCACTGGACGGCGCGTGCTTTGTCGCCCTGGCCACAGGCGTCGCCAGGCTGTTTACGCGCCGTGCGGGTTCGGGGTGGCGCGCGCCGGCGGGCTCGATGGCGGCTGCGGCCGCCGCCGGCGCTCTCGCGCCCGACTACATGCAGGCCTCGCCGTGGTCGCTGGCGCTCTTTTGCGGCTGTGCGCTCGTCGGCGTCTATTGAGATAGAGAGATAGAGAGAGCACCACCAGTGCCTCTGCTTTGTTTGCTGTGCGGTCGACCGGGCGGGCGCGCGACCGCAGGCCTTTTTTCATCCGTGCGCCGAGTTCTTTTTTTTTGTCTGCACAACCATCGCTCGCGCCTCGGCCTTTTCCTCCTTTTCTTTTTTTTTTCTTTCTCTCCGACCGAGACCACGCGAGTGCCGGGCGCCTCGTCGATGGGTCGCCAGACCAAAAAGAAAAGAGAACGGGTCGCGCCATTTCTGGATGGCGTCGTGCCTCTTTCTTGGGATGTCGGCCGCTCTGATCCTTTCCTTTTGCGGTGAAATGGCGTCCTCCTTTTTTCTTTGGACTTTTTCTTTTTTTTAAAAAAATTGCATCTCCCGCGCTGCGTGTGGTGACGGGACCCCGCCGACGACGACAAGAGAAGGAAAAAAGGAGGAAAAGGGAGACCACGAAAGGAGAGAAAAGAAAGAGATGGGAGAAAAAGGCGCCGGCAGCAAAATGGCCTATTCGACCGGATCCTCGACCAGATTCAAGAGGCGCATGCGACGCTCGATGCCCGACCAAAAGAGATCCGGCTTGGGCTTGCGCGTCCTGCGGCCGGTCCGGTGTCGGTCTTGCGCAGCGGCGTCGTTGGCGTCACCGTTGTCACCGCCACCGTTGTCGTCGCTGTCACTGTCGTCATCCTCGTCTTGGGTTTGGTCGACCTCAATGTCGGCCAAGAGGTCACGCCGCTCGACGCGAGCCCATTCGCGGCGGATGAGACGCTTGACGCGCACGCCCTTTTCCACCAAGGCACGCCTCTGCGCGCGCACCTCCTCCATGGGATCGGGCACCGGCGGCGTCGCCGCTGCCGCCGACCCGGCGTCGGCCTTGGCATCGAGGCCCATGATGGCGTCAAAGGCGCGATGCGCGTCGGGGTCGCGCGCCAGTGGGCGCGTCGTGGGTCCTCTCACGGGCGGCGGCGGCACGACCGACATGAGACGCTCGCGCGTCGTCATGCAGTAGCCGGGCGCAAAAACGCAGGGCGACTTGGGGATCGGTCCGTCGACGCGCTTGTCCAGGATACCGAGTGCGTACAGAGCGATGCGCGCCTCGATCCGAAGCATCTCGATCAACTCGCCGTGACCGGCGAGTCGCATGCGATCGAGAAAGACCTCGACCGCGTTGGCGGCGCGCGCGCGCACCTGCTCCTCGTAGGCCTTGACCGCGGCGGCGTAGCGTGCATTCTGGCACAGGATGATGGTCGCGTGCCATGTCGTCCGCTGTTCCGTGCTGCGCGCGACCGCGGGCAACGGCCCGTCCCTGGCGCCGGACGCGCGAGCGGTATGAGGACGCACGAGGCGGCGCGCGTTGACGCCCGCTTCGGGGCGCGCCCACGCGCACAGATACCGCGCGTGGTTGCCCATCACCCAGCGCCGTCCGACGATGGCGTCGAGTACCGGGTCGGCGTCAAAGGTGCACCAGCGCGTCGAGCGACGGAACCAGCGATCCAGCAGTTCCTGATCCCACAGGCCGTAGACGACGTCGCGCGGGTCGACGGCGCCGCTCTTGGTGTCCGAGTAAAAGGCCATGGCCAACTCGTCGGCCGTGGGCGTCACGGGCACGTCCGGCGCCGGCATGTCGATACGCACGCGACGACCGTCGCTGCCCACGACAGAGTGGGACCGCTTGGTATAGGCACTATGAGCCTCTTTGGTATAGGCACGCTTCCAGTACCTGCGACACCACTTATCGTCCTTGTGGGTGCCCGTTGCCGGCATGCGATTCCATGCGTCGCTCGCGCTCACCGAATGGTGGCATCCGTTTTCATCGTTGTGGAGGTCGTACCACGTCGCAAACATGTGCATGGGCGATGCATAGTCGGGCGCCGGCGGTGCGTCGGCGGGCGAGGGCGGCGGCGCGGCGCGCGCGCGTTTGCCCTTGGCCGTGACGCGCACATGCGTCGTGATCGTGCCTGCGGTGCCGCCTCCCGAGGCCGTCGACGGCGCCGTCCAAGGCACGGCAGACTCGAAGCGCGTCGACGCAGCCGTGGCGCGCCGGCGCGCGTCGGCTCGCTTGCCGGCGCTGCCGACAAAGCGCAACACCGGCTGCTTGGTGATGGCGCTGCCCTCGGGCACCAGAAACCCCGAGAGGGTGGCCGCGCGAGGCTTGGGCGCCGGCGGCCGCGGCCCAAACATCCGCTCCGACGCCGCGCGGAACGCGGCCAGCCTAGCCATGAGCGCATGCGCGTCAAAGTGGCCGTCAGACTCGGCAAGCGACAGGCCCGTGCAGATGCCGCTGCCGGGTCCCTTGGCCAGACCAACGGTCCAACCGCTAAAGTGAATGTCGGGATCGAGGCCGGCCGCGCGACACAACTCGTGGATGGTGCCAAAGGGGGTGCGCGCGTCGTCGGTCATGGCGCCGTGGAACTTGGAGCCGCGCGGCGAGCACCATTGGACGCAAGCGACGGCCTTGGCGCCGCCCGGCGGCCACAGCAACAGGTCGAGGTCCACGTAGCCGCCCTCTTTGCGCTTGTCACGACCCTCCCCGTCGCGGGCGCTGTTGGTGCAGCCGCTGCCGACAGAGGCGGTGTCGGCGCTTGGCGGCCGTATCGTGTCGGGATCGGTGTCTACTGGGTACTCCATGCCGATGGCGAGGTCTTTGCGCGAGCGGCGACCAAAGGAAAAAAGAAAAAAATAGACGAAGGAAAAAAGGGGTCCAACGTAGAGAGGCAAAAAGTTCTCCCCGTCGGGTCCGACCACAAGGGCAACAAAAGAAAAGAGATCTAGACTGTCCGCCGCTGTTTGTCTGTCTGTGAGCAAAGTGTCGGTTTATGCGCCGGACCGATCTGGGCCGTGTGCTCTTTTTTGTCCCCCTTTTCAGCGTCCCTTGCAGGGGCGACGCACGGCGGGCGTCTCGCCCTTGACCTTTTTTCTCCTGGGCTTGGTGTTTTTTTTATTTTTTTGTTGGATGCTGCTAAAAAGTTGACCAATGAGGCGAACGGGGTCATGGGTCGCTTTTTTATGCGCAAGGAAAAATCGTCCGCGGCTGTGTGACAAAGCCAGCGGCCCGCAAGCGCGAGCCGGAAGTAATGCTGTACCAACGGTCCGTTCTTCCAATTTCCTACCAATAAGAATTCAGAAAAACGGTTCAAGAGCCGGGGTTGGATGGAAACTGGAAGAGCGGGCCGTTAACCAGCACTACTCGGAAGCCCTAAAAAATCAAGAGATCTCTTTGGGCCGACACAAAAAAATACAACAACAACAAAAGGCGGCGCCATTTCTCTGCAGAGCGCGAGAGAAGAGAGAAGAGAGAGAGAGAGAGAGAGAGAGGAAAACGGCAAGAGATCTCGGCGGGGGAGCACCCAGAGTGCATGCGGGCTGCGGAAAGAGGACGGCGGGCTTGTCTGTCGGTTCGTTCATGTTGGTCGCATATGCCTGTAAAAAAGCACACCCCTCTCGGTCACATTTTCTCTTGGGCTGCATGCGGCGTCGTGTCTCTGGTGCGGCTTGTCTCGTTTCTACGTCGCCCCCTTTTTTCTCCGACGCCCGACGCCGGCCTCTCGCCCGCCCGCGCCCTGTGCGTGCAGGCCCTCGTGCGAGCCCCCGCACGCGAAAATCGTCTCGCCATGCCAACTTGCCCTCGCCGGGCATCCTGCCAAAGCCGTCCGTTTGCCTTTCGTGGAAAAAATAAAAGAGAAGGAAATGTGCGACAGAAAAGAAGAAGCGCAGGGTGTGCGCGCCCAATAAGAGGGCGCGCTTTTTCCCTTGCGACAGCGCCACGAGCAACAAGGCGGCAAGGGCAAACAAAATAGTATCGGCCCGACAACGAGGGCTGTGTCAAACAAGAAAAAGGCGACGGGTCACCGGATCGCAAAAAAAAACCAAATGGCGACCCCATCCTCCGCATGCAAGTCGACAGCACCGCTTCCGCTGCTGCCCATGGACGACGAGGCCGTGTCGGCGGTCATCGGCGAGGCCGTCGCACTAGTGGCGCAGGCGTACGCCGACTGCAAAACCCACTATATCGCGTTGGGCGTCATGTGGCGCTCGTCCATGTACAGGGACGACCCCATCGCTAGTATCGCTTTCAACGGCGAGTGCCTCTACGCGGGCGAGCCGATCGCGCCCGAGGACGCGGGCGCCAACGTCATCGCGCGTATCGCGCAAGCCGATGACAAACTGTACCGCCGCACCATCTACATCAACGGGCGCCTTCCGCCATGGGACAGGTACGTGCGTCTCCCGCACGAAAACCACGGTGGCGAGTGGTTGGTGCGAGCGTTGCGGGGCGACGATGTGGCGCACTGCGCGCTGATGATCGCGGCCATGGTCGGGTGCTCCGAGTGGAAGGCGCTCGCCAGCACCGCGACCAACCTACGCACGGGCCGAGCGTGTCCGCGACTCGCGCGCCTGGCCGCGCTGGTCGCCGACGCCCGCGCCTCGGGCGACCCCTTTGACGTGGCCTGCGATGCCGTCTTTATAGGGGACACGCTGAACGCGCTGGGTGCCGAGGCGGCGGCCGACGACGGGTCGGCACGGCGCGAGATCTCACTCATTCCTTGGGATGGCGCCGGGATCGGGGCCGTCTCTGCCGGACCCGGTGCATGGCGCCTCGCAAAGGTGAACGGCGCTGGAACGATCGAGACCATCGATGACGATGTGATGACGGCGCGCGACGCGGCGCGTGCCATGGCTGTGGCGCGAGCCCGCCCGAGCGACGCCCTCACAATGACAATCAGCATTGATGGCTGTCGCATCGGGGTGCTGCCGCTGGTCGGCGGATTCCTGTGCGACGCAATCGAGGGAGCCGCTTTGGATTCGCGCGAGGACCACCGCCGCGCGCTCGATGACGCCCTGCCGCTCATCGGGTACGGCTCCATGAAGCGCTGCCTGACCACGGTGGCGGAAAGCGCGGACGCCGCCACCGCTTTCGGCACACCCACGCCGTTGGCGGACAACAGAGCCGCGGCGTCTCTGGCTCATCTGGAGGAGGACTTGAAGCGCGCGGACCTGGATAGATTGCGTCGACACCTCGGCGCTCACTGGGAGCGGGCCACGCCCCAGCACGCGGTCGCGACGATGGGCCACACGTTCAACGTCGACGCACGTGGGACCTGGCGCGACGACCGTGGGCGCGCCGTCTCCTGGGACGATTTCACTCGTCTGATGTATGCCCGTGATCGCAGCGCCGCAGCCGAGAGCGTGCTTGTGACGGCCACATCTATGCACAGGGGGACAAATGTGCGCGCGCACATGGCCCACCGCGATCCGTGTCACGCGCCCGACCTGGCCCACGGCCTGTGCCGTCATGCGCTCGCCGGCGATACGCGCGCGACTGCGTGCCTGATGGTGCTCTCGATCATGTCGCCCCAGTGGACCATGCTCGCCCGCACAGTCGCCAACGTCGTGCGATGGGTCGACCAAGGATGCCCGCCGTCGCCGGCGGACCGGTGGGCCGACCCGCTTGTCGACTGGATACTCGACGTCAGGCCACACGAGGACGCGCGCGAGCATTTCGACGGGGCACAAAAGGCATTTTCCGCAGCGGCGATCGCCGACCTCGTCGGCAAGGGCCACCCCGTGCCGCCGTGCACCGTCGTCGACGCTGCCAGCGGCCGTGCGCTCGCCGCCGTGTGCAACTGCGCACCAAGACCCGACAATGACGCGAATGCGCCCGCCGAGTGGTGCTGCGTGTGGAAATTGGAGCGCCGCCTCCTCATCGAAAAGGGCGCAGCGTCGCCCTACTATGTCGACACCTATCGGAGCGCCGTCGTGGCGCGTCTCACGTGCACCCCTCTGGCCACCGACGGGCGACAGATTCTGGCCGCCGAGGCCTTTTGTCCTCTGCTGGGCGAAAGAGGCCGGGGCGTCGAGGCCCTCGTGCGTGCCCTCTACACCGTCGACTCGCTGCGCACGAAAATCATGGACCCCGCGCAACTGGCGCTGGCCGAGCGCGCCCTGTCGTAATCGCCCCCGCCCTACAGCCGCACAATCCGGGCGAGGGACCCGCCGCGACGCCGGCCGCTTTTTTTCCTCAAAATGCGCTTGTCTTTCTTTTTTTTTCCCCTCTGCTGATTGCATCTTGCTTCGAATTGCCCAGCGCAACGGCGGGCCCTCTCGTTTTTTCATTTTTTTCCTTTCCACGCGCAAAAACCTATTTCTGCCATCGTTGATCCTCACGGCTTTGTCCAGGCCGTCGCGGCTTTTGTTTTTTTTTCTTGGTGTCGACCAAGTGCGCCGGGGCTCCTCCCATCGCCGGCGTCGCCCACCTCAACGACAATGTTGCCCTCTACTGGACCAAACCCACCATCCAGGCAGAGACGCGTGTCGCCTTCTTTTTTCCTTTCTTTATCGATTCGAAATAAAGCCGCCTTTTTCTCGCGCTGCTCGCTTGCCGAGCAAGGGTCCGAAAAGGAGTCGGCCATGCGAATAGGACCAACCAATATGCGCAAGCCCTGACTTTGGCGCCGCTGGGCAATACGCCGGTTCTCTTTTTTTTTTCGCGGCTCCCACCAAGGGACGACCACCAGCACCGGGCGGGACCAATGGGCGCAGGACGACGCATGGCCAGAAACACACAGAGAAGCAGCCTCTTTCGTGTGGTCTGTGCGCATCCCCGATCGGCCGGTGGGCGACCAAAAGAAAGAAAAATACAGGAGCAAAACACACACGCACGGATACACAAAGGACGCCCGAAACACGATCGCGTTGTCTGCCATGGCATCGTCGCACACCAACGCGCCACCCTGCTGCGACGATCACGATGGCTCCCATCGCGAACGGGACGATACCTCGCCTGTCCTTGGCGCCGCGATCGATCTCTTGTCGCGCGCGCGTCTCGACCGGATCGCGCATCGCATTTCGGCGCACATCGGCCTGATCGCATGCGACCACGCCGGTGTGCGCCGCGTCGTCCTCGGTGATGACGTCCTCTATGACGGGCCCGGTGTTCCGGCGGAAGCCATCGACACGAAAGCCATCGCCGATCGCGTCGTCTTCACATGCCGTGGCGACGATTGTGACCACGCGCCGCTTCTGTTTGTCAATGATCGCCAAGTGCACCCCCACGTCTGGGACATCTGGAACGGCGATCGACCGTTGGGTGAGGAGTTGCTCGCGCGATCTCTTGCCGGCGACGATGTCGCCCACTGCGCCATGGAGATCGCAGCGCTCATGGGCGATACGTTTTGGAGGTCCTTTGCGGATACGTCGACGAATTTCCGTACGGGCCGAGCGACGCCGTCCGTGTGTCCGGCGTGGCTCGTCGACGCCACGCTTGCCAGCGACGGCTGCAATAGCGTGCTGACAGCGTGCGACGCAGCCATCCTGTATGATATCGTGCGCACGCTGGAGAACGAAGCATCGATCGGGAGGCGTGCCGAACTTGACCGCCGCGTCGTCTTGACGACAAATAGCGCGTTGGATGCGCTCGGACCCGGTCCGAGGCCGGCAACGCGCGTCACCTCTACTGCCGTCGGCATCACGCCCGGATTCTGGGTCTTTGGAGGTACCGGCGGGGTCGCCGCTGCCACCGGCGCGCGACTCATGACCACACGCCAGATGTCCAGCGAGTTGGCCCGCGTGCGCGCCCTGGGATCGACAATGGGCGTGCTTGTCGACGTCGGCAATCGGATCCATTCGATCAGCGAGTCTTGCGTCGCCTTGTCCGAGACGCTGCGCGGTGCGAGCGTGAGCCCAGGCGGCGCATCGAGACGAAATGCCCTGGCCGACATAATCGCCTTTGCCGATGCCTTCACGAGGGAGTGCCTGGGGTCGGTGCTCGCTGTCGTAGCCGCCTCTGGCATCGACGACGATGACACCAACGACCGACGACGCGACCTTCTGAATAGTGGACGAGTGCACAGTCTGACCCTGTCGGGGGCGCGTGTCACAAGCGCGCAAGAGACTGTGTGCGACCTCGGGCATCGTCTGCGCGCCGCTGACGAGGCCCGATTGCGCGCTCGTCTGCGACCGTTATTGAGCGGCAAGCCTTTTCCACGGGCGCGAATCTATGCCTATACCTATGCCGACGGTGTGTTTCTAGGCCAACGGCACTACGACGACGGGTTGTGGCGCGACTCGTGCGGCCGTGTTGTCTTCTGGAGTAGTCTTGTGCGTCGCATCCTCGCCACGCGCTCCGAGGCTTACCATCAACAAGACTATGCCCTGCGCGGCGGGCAGACGCAAGAGTGTCGGACCGCCCACATCGATCCAGCCTGCGCGCCAGACTGGACATTTGCCCTATGTCGCGACGCCCTGGCGGGTGACCCACGCGCGACCGATTGGCTCGCCGTCCTCTCGATGGCGTCGCTTGCCTGGAGGGCACTCGCCGTCACCGTGCGCAACGTCGTCCGATGGAACGAAAGCGGCTGTCCCGTGGACGCCGCCATCGAGGGGACGTCGGGCCGCGACCGATCTATGGTCGACTGGATGTTAGACGTACCGCCCCACCAAGACCTCGCGGTGCGCTTTGGCGATGCACAGGATGCATTTAATGCCAGACTACTCGACGCCATTCGGGCGGACGGCGGACGCATCCCCCCGCCAACGCCCAGCGCGATCGATAACGAGCACGCGATCGGGCCTCGTTGTGCTTGTCCCAGTGGTGTCGCAACGACGTGGCATGACACCGTCGAGAATTCGTACTGTTGCCTGTGCCTCTTTCGCACGCTTGCGTACGTGCGCGTGTCCTATGAGGACGGTGCACGTGGCTGGTGTTATCGGCCTACGTACAGAGGCGCCCTGATCGAGGCACTCACGTGCACCCCTCTGGCCACCGACGGGCGCCAGATCCTCGCCACCGAGACCGCGTGCCACCTGGCGGGCGACGAGGCTGACGGTATTCGCGCCCTCGTGCGTGCCCTCTACACCGTCGACTCGCTGCGCACGTCGGTCATCCACCGGGCGCAGGCCGCCATGGTGCCCGTGCTCACCGACGCCCTGTCCTGATCCTTGCCATTTTTTCTCCCCTCTTTTTTTCCAGTTCCCTCTGGCTCGCTGGAATTTTCAGTTGGCAGAAAGAACAGACTCGTTGGCTCTTTCCGTCTGTCCTTTTTTCGCCGTGTGTTTTGCATGCGACGCTGGGAGCGGTCCGCGGGGGGGCGTGAGGCCGGCAAGGGCGAATGCCGTAGTGCCGCCCGCAAAAGCCGCCGCAAGTCTTTTGCGTCACATCAAAAAAAAAAAAAGGATCGAGGCTCGCCATCGATAGGGTCCCTATTCAGGATTGGCGCGTGAGATTACATTGGGGGGTTTTGCCGCGCCCTCTTGACTATTTTGTTGGGGACGGCCATGTCATTGAGTAGTGCCCCAAAGTCCACATCACAGGAGCATCGCTGCGGTCGCCTTTTCCTCTGGCGTGGCCTCCCTGCCCTCCATGAAAAAAGGTTTTTTCTTTTCTTTTTTCTTCTTATTGTTTTCGATGTGGCGTCGTCGGGGGTGGCGCTCGCCCGCGGTCGGCCGACCAAACGGCCTTTGGCCATTCCGTTTAGCCGGGGTCGAGTCGAAAGGCGCGGTACTCGGGCCGACAAAACAAAGAGACGAGGAGATAGAGGGAAAAAATCACCGCAGCGGGTCAGGACCGCGTGTGAATCGGGCGGCCCGTCTTTCGTCCATCGTCTTTCCGTCCGCGTGGCCTCCCAAAAAAACCGATACCGCCGAGCAAGATCCGCCAGAGCAACCGCCAGGCAGATCACGAAAGAAAGAAGAAAACACGGGATGTCTGATCGCAGACCAGAGGCCCAATCGATGGAAGAGACAGAGGCGATTACAGCCTCGGTCGGCGACAAGCGCAAGCACGCCACCGACGCAACGGCCAAGGCGCCACGCAAGCGCGGCCGCCGCAGCAAAAAAGAGATCGAGGAGGCAGCAGCGGCCGCTGCCGCGCTGCATGGCACCGGCGACGTCGCCGGCATTGCCGAGACCGAAGCCGACGCCCTCGCGGCCCGACGCGCCCACCAAAAGACCCTGAGCCTCAACAGCCTCTACGGCGACGCGGCCAAGCCCGACACGCGCGAGTTCATGCACGTCAACATGGGCCACGCGCTCATGCGCCGCGACGACGTCTTTTACCTGCACCCGCTCAGCGAGCGCTGTCTCATCCAGCGCGGCTCGATCCCGTGTCCGGATCCGTCGCGCGCCACCGTCTACCGCAACACGCTCGACATTCGCGCGAGCGGCCCGTGCATGCACTGCGATCGCGAGTGCACGGCCGGCCGGGTGCCGCTGCCGCGCGCCTACGACAGCCGCACGCGCACCTACGCCGTGTGGGGCAACTTTTGTTCGTTCCCGTGCGCCATGGCCTACCAGTTGGACCACGGCGCCGGCGTCTACGACACGCCGCACGTGCTCGTGCTCATCCACAAGATGGCCGCCGAGGTGTGGGGCCGCGAGGGCCTCGTGAGCCCGGCGCCGCCGCGCTTTTGCCTGCGCAAGTTTGGCGGCGCCGTCGACCCCGAGGACATCGAGGCCGTGTCCGAGCGCCAGTACCATACGATCGTCGAGGCGCCCTTTATCTCGTGGGGCATGATGGTCGACTGCAAGACGGTCGACGTGGTCGGGCGCGCCGTCAAGCGGCTCATCGCGCCCGAGCCGCGCGCCGACGCGCCAACGGCGCCCGAGACCCTGTTGGGACTGCGGGAGCCACCGGGCCTCGGGGACGCACGCCGGCACCGGGACACCGCGGGCGATCACGATGGGGTCCCGCGCACCGACAAGGACATTGGCGACGGCTGCGACGGGGAGGAGGTCGACGAGGAGGAGACCGACGAGCCGCGCGCCATCGACCTCTGCGTGCTTGCCAACCAGGAGGACGACGCCACCGAGGACGAGACCTATGACCGCGTCGCACGAGCCTTTAATCTGCGCGGGTTGCCACCGCACGACCCGCACATGGAACATCCGGGCGCGCTCTGTCGTGCCGGCGGCGTCGACGGCATCAGCGCGTCGGCCGGGCGTCGCGATGCGGAACGGCGCGCAGATCGTGGGATCAGCCTCTTGGGGACCACGCGCGCGGCGCCCAGCGGGATGCCCTCATACAGCGCACCCGTGGCCGCCGACACGGCAGCGGGCGCCGCCGACGAGGCCGACCCCGAGGCCATGGGCGGATCGCGGTGGGAGCGGTTTCTTCAGAGCCGGCTCGCGCCGGCAGCCGCGCAATCCTCGCTGCCGCCGTCGTGAGTGCCTCTTTTTTTGTGTCTGTGTGTGCGCGGGCAGAGGAGAAGCGCGGTCGGTCCAAATGCCATCCGTTTTTCTCTTTCTTTTTTGAAACACAAAGAGAACAAAAAAAAAGGAAAAAGGCCACCAGCAAAGTTTTTTCATTGTCGCCGATTTTGGTCCGTTCTCTTTCTTTTTTTTTGCCTTTTTAAAAAGAGAGAGAGAGAACAAAAACAAAAGACGACATCAACGGGACAGGTCCGGGCGAGGCTTTGATTTTTTTGCATGATGATTCGTCGCTGTCTGTTTTTTTTATCTCTTTGTTTTTGTCTCCTGTTTGTCTCTTTTGTTTGCGGGATGGGGGGAGGCGGGAAGGGCGGCCAGAGGCGACGACACGGCAGTCGACAGAGGGCGCGAGAGCGCAGGGCCGACGCCCAACAGAAAAAAAAAGACGACGAGGGCGTCGATGTGCATGTTTTTGACAAATGGCGAAAAAAAGAGAGACGGCCCCATTGGCGACAAGGCAGCGGGAGAAGAAAAAAGACAGGAAAAAATGGGTGGATGCCGTCGGGGGATTGTATGCGAGGGGCGGCTGGCGGTGGTGACGGAGCGGGGTCACCACTGCACGGCAGCGCCGCCGCGATAGTCGGTCTCGTCGAGAAAGCGCGCCCACGAGCCGTATTTGGCCGCGACCTCGCGCTCGTCAAAGCGCGCCGGTTCGGCGGGCGTGGCGCCGCGCACGGGCCACATGCCGACAAAGGCGTGGGCGTCGGCGCGTCGGTCGAGCCAGTCGACGCCCGACAGACGCGCGTACTCGGCGGCGGCGCGCGCCGTCCCGAGACCGTAGGGTGCCAGTTGCGCGTGCCATGGCGGCGCCATGCCGAGCAGCGTCCACGCGCGCACGTAGGCAGCCTCGCGCTCGCGCCACGCCACGGGCGTCAGATCGACGGGCGATCCCGGCGCGGCGTCGAGGGCGCGTCCCGGCGCGCGTCGCACGAGCGCGCGCGTCGGACTGTAAAAGTCCCACCCGTGCGTCCACAATCTCACCGTCGCGCACCAGTCGACGGCGCCCTCCAGGCTCAGGTGCTCGTACCACGGGTCCCACGGGGCCGTCCCGACCAGCGGCGACGCCTCGCACAGGGAAAAGGCCGAGTGCCAAAAGGGCGTGCCGTAAGGACGGACGGGGGCGTGGCGAAAGGCGCGCGTGCACACGACGGGCAGCCCGCGCGGCGACCACGTCTCAAAGACGCCAAAGGTAGGGGGACGCCGTGCAGAAGTGGGCTCGGTCGCGGCGCGGGCTGCCCGTCGCCGTTTCTGCACAGTAGCGCGCAGGCGGCGCGCAAAGATGCCCCGCCGTCCTGCCGTCTCGTCGCTGTCGCCGTCTCGCGCATTGCGCGCGCTCTGGACCCCGTCGCCGCCATGTTTCTCTGCAGACGGTTTGGGGCGGCGGTCGTCGTGGACACCTTGGAGACCGCCGTTGGGATCGGCGTTGGGATCGTCATCGTCTCCATCGCCGTCGTCGCTGCTGTCATCACCATCGACATTGTCCTCCTCGGCGTCGGGGCACATGGTGATGATGACTCTGCGCGACATGCCCGTTGCCGGCGCGAGCGTCGCGGTGGATGCGCGATGGAGCGCCGCGCGGTCCAGATCGGCCAGCGCGGCCACGTCCCACCCGCGGCACGGCCGACAGTCGATTGACATTGTCGCATAGTAGCGCTGTCCGCGGTAGAGGTGGCGCTGGACGAGCAGCATGGCGTTGGCAGGGCCGCGCGCGGCCCCCGGCTCCTCGGTGAGGACGCGCACGTTGGCCTCAAACTGGCCGTCGTGGTGAGGATAGGCCGCTCTGTAGGCCTCGATGACGTCGATCTCGTCTACCTCGTCGTCCTCGTCATTGTCAATCTCGTCGGCCGTGGCGTGAGGCCTGTCAAAGCACGTGCCGCCGGCTGCGATCCCGCGCTCGTCGCCTTCATGAGGCACTTTTCGCGCGCGATACGAGTCGGCGGGGGCGGCCCGACACAGACCGACGTGGATGCGGGCCGGGTGGCGCGCGCGATCAAAGAGCGCTCCGATGAGCGCCGCCGCGGCGCGCACGTCGCGAGGCCCGCGCGCCACGACAGACACAAAGATGGTGCGACGCACGGCATCGGGGTCGGTCGAGCGACAGCGCGCGCGCAACCGGGCTCGACGTGCGGCCTGTCGTGTGCGCGCCCGCACCGCCGCATAGATGGCGCCGAGGACGACGGCAACGAGCACGATCGCACCCGCCACGCGCACGGCACGCCTTTGCCACGCATTCGTCCGAGGCGTCGCGGCGGAGATTGCCGGTGGCGGTGGCGGCGGCGGCGACAACGGGGCGCCCTTGCCCAGCATGCGTCTCACGCCCATCATCTGCCTTGGTTTTTTTGGTTTGGTATCGCTATCGTTTTTCTTGGTGTTGTCGGTCCCGGCAGCGCCCCTCGCTGTGCGACTCTCTCCTTTTTTTTTCCTTCTTCCCCTCGGGGTCCCCCGACGACTCTTGGGTGCCGACCGTGGCGCGCTGTGGCGAGCCTCTTTCCCTTTTCCTGGTGGCGCCAGAGACCCATGGACCCGCCGCCGCTTCTAGCCCGTCTGTCTCTGTGCAGCCGCCGCTCTCACGACCGCGCCCATGCCGCGGTTGATACCACAGAGCAAGACGCTCGAAAAAAAAGGCGGCGCCAACGAGGTTAAGAAAAGACCCCTCTCCGTCACTCTGGGATGATGCAGGACAACGGCAGCGTCCACAACAGCAGCGGCAACAACAACGGCGCCGGCGACGGTAGCAGCATCGGGGGCGACCGCCCCGTGCGTCGGCCGCTGGCGGTGCGCAAGCCCAAGCCGACGGCCGGATGGACGGACGGCGCCGCAACGGGACCTTTGGGCGCGTCGTCGATCCAGCCGGCCGTCGTCAGCATCCCTGTGGCAGAGGCACCGCTGCCGCCACACCAACCGCAAGCACAGCACAGCACAGCGCGCGGGCAGGGAAAGGCTGGGCAGAGCGCTGCCGAGCGCAGCAACGATCTCCGCAGCGCCTACCGGGCGCGTATGGCGGCCATGCGCACCTCGCGCGTCGGCGGAGCCCGACGACAGGCGCGCAACGCGCCCGAACCCGCAGCCGAGGAGGAGGAAAAGGAGGAGAACGGAACGGTGCCCGCCAGCGGCGACGTGCCTGCGCCTGCGGGCCAGGCAAATGCGCTGCCGGCGCTGCATCTGTCGCGCTCGCAGAGAAAGCGCCTCGCGCGCAGCGCTCGGTCGCCGGCCGTGCTCGATGCCGCCTTGGCCCGCGCGGGGGTCGCCAACCCGGCGTCGCGCGCGGCGCTCGCCGACGCCATTGCCACCGGCGTGGGGAGCGGCGACGGCGCCGTCGGCGAGCGCATCACGCGCGCCCTCGCCTCGTAATCCCTTTTCGTCCTCCTTCTTCTTTTTTCTCCATTTCTTTCTCTCCCGTTTTGTGTCGGTCGATCCCTCTCTATCTCTTTCTTTTTTTTTTGTTTCGCTCAGGACCGCATCGAGGTCCCGGCGACATCTGCGTGCGCGCGGCGGGGTCTGGGCTTCGTCGCTCTTTTTTTTTTGTCAGCCTCGCTCCAAAGGCTCTGTTGAGCGTGCGCGCGCCGGGCGATAGGGACGGACAGAGAGAGAGAGAGAGAGAGAGAGAGAAAAAAAGAAACGCACAACAAAGGGCAGATAAAAAATAAAATTCTTTTTTTTTTGCATCTTTCGCCGTTGGTGGGTCTCGGTTTGCGGTGCGCCGCCGCAGAAAGGGCGCGACGCTTCTTTCTTGGCGCACCGTGCCAGGCGGCGCCGCGGCGCTGCGCCGGTCGCCGCCGGGGCCGACGGACGAGAGCCGGCCGGCCGCCGAAAGCGGCACGCATCGGATTAACAGGGCCTGCCCACACTCACCCGCGACCGCTTCCCCCCACCACCCTCTCCCCTTTTGACGGTCCTCCCGGTGAGCGCGCATCTCCCAATACTTTTTTTTTTCTCACCGCTCCCTCAGTCAACTCCTCCACATCGACACATGGCATCGGCGGCATTCAACCAGGCCCAGAGCGCGCAGCAGCAGCAGCAGTTTCAGCAACTGCAGCAGCAGGCGCTCCTGCAGTCGCTCGCCGGCCAGCAGCAACAGACCGGCCGCAGCCGCAGCAGGCGCGGCCGCGAGGACGGCCTGCCCGTGGGTTCGCGCGCGCCGCCGGCCAACGCCGGCCAGAGCCGCTTCAGCCGCACCGGCGGGGCCATCCAGTTTGGCCAGGGCAACGATGCCGCGCTCCTGGAGTTGGCCACACAGCGGGCGCGCGCGCCGCTGGCGCCCGTCACCGAGCGCATCGTAAGCGCCCGCGGGATTCAACGCGGCGGTGCCGCAACCGGCACGCCGATTTCGGCGACTGGCGAGGAGGCCGTCGAAGAGTTTCTCGATACGCACGCCAACTGCAACCGTGAGTCGCTGATGAACTTTTTGAGCACCGTGCGCGACCTCGGCTACAACCTGGAGGACATCCAGTCGGCCATGCGCGTCCTCTACGACAGCGGCGCCCTGGGCGCGGCGCTGCCCGACCTCCAGCGCAGGTCGCGCTGGGCCGGTGGCGTTTTTGCCCGAGAGGTTCGCGGCACAAGGGGCGCCCGCGGCGAGGTGCCCATGCCCTCAACGCTGTGGCAGATCGCCAACACTTATTGCGACGACCTTGATACGGTCACCGACGGCCTCTGGCAAATCCACGATGGCACTTTTGGAAACCAAGGCGGGCCGCTGCCCGCCGCCAACACGCTCGTCGACCAGGCGACGCTCGACCAGATCAACGCCGAGTTGGCTGCGTTTGTCGCGTCCCACAGCCAGTGCGCTGCCAACGAGGAAGAAATACGCGATTTTCTGGCTCTGGTCGACGCGTCGCGCGCCAACGGCAGGGAACTGTTTGCGCTCGTGCGCGCCTTTGGCCTCGAGGGCTACCTCAGCCAACTCATGTCGCGCAGCAACGTTCGCTGGGCCGGCGGCGCCTTCACGCCCGCCACCACGGGCGTGACCGACGAGACCTTTAACCAACTCAAGAGGAGCATGCTGTGGGCCATCGTCGAACGCTACTGCCAGTCGATGGGACCCCTCGACCAGTTTATCGCCAACGTTATCTCGGGTCGCGCCGCCGAGGGTCTCGCCGGTCCGCAGGCCGGCGGCGTCATCGGCACCGCCGCCGGCTTCAAGCCCAACGGCAACGGCCTCGGCGGCAGCGCCGGTGCCGGCGGCCTCTTTGGCGGCAGTGCCAACGTCAGCAGGGCCGGCAGCGGCACCTTTGGCACGCGTGGCGCTGGCGCCAACGCCCGCCCCATGTCGTTCTAAAACAGAGAGATAGAGAAAAAATAGACACAAGCAATCTCTCTTTTGAAAAAAAAGACCTTTTCTCTTTCTTGGGGCGGGGGGCGCTCTTTGGAGCGGGCGGACGCCAAGGGCAAATTGCCGTCCCCCTTTTTTCCTCTTTCTTTTTCGAGGCCAACAAAAAAAAAAGAGGAACCCGCGGCAGAGCCCTCACCAAGGGAATCGGCCGCGCAGACTCTTCTCGTCCATCCATGCCGGCCAGACTTTTTTCTGGTTGTTTCTTCTGGGTGAAAAGTTGACCGGCCCTCGCCACCGCAGAAAAATAGAGCCCGAGGATTGGACACGAGGAGGGGCGAATGTGCGGCCCAATGCGACGGTCCAAAAGAGTCGAGAAAAACAAGGAGCAACGAAAAAAAAAAGAGAGTTGCCGTCGAGGCGAGAGATCGCGCGCCTTGTCGTCGGGTCCGCCGGGCCTTCTTGGGCTCTCTTGTCCTTTTTTTTTTGCTTGGCTGCGCGATCCTTGCGCGCGCCGACCGAGGGCACAAATGCGGGCCTCTTTCTCCAAATGGTCCGCACAAAAAAAAAAAGAATGTTTCCATTTACGATTTTTTTCTCTTTCTTTTTTTTTCGCCCAACACGACAATGACGGGCGGCGATGACCGGGACCACCAAAGCGCCTACTGGGGAAAAGGTCGCGGCGCCGGCGGGCGCATGGCAACCGGCAGGCCGCTCGGCGGCGGGCGCGGGGGTCCAAAGTCAAACGGCGGACGCGGCGTGCTTTGACGGGGCGGGCCGGCCGGCGGCGGCGGTGTCCTTGCAGTGGGCGCCGGCGCGCCCGTCGCAAACGGTGGATGCCGGCGGTCGGGTGGTGGCGCGTGCGATGGCACATGCGACAGTGGCGCCGACTGGTGCTGTTGAGGATGGGGCGGCGGCGGCGCCGGCAGGAGACCCGCGCCGCCGGCGCCAGAGCACGACGGAACGACCGCGCCCGCCGACGCCGCATTGGTCGAGGCGGCCGTCGGCGGGGCGTCCTCGATGATGACGGCGCCGTCGACATCGCGCTTCTTGACGACGATGGCGTCGCGTCGGCGCTTCTTGCCCGACTTGCGCGGGCGCTCCTTTTCCCTGCCCGGTGCCGCCGCCTCGCCCTCGGGCTTGGGGGGCTTGAATTTGTGCGCCAGCGCGGGCGGGATGTCGTCGTCAGAGAGGGCGTGCACGGGCGCCTGGTAAAACATATAGTGCAACTTCCAAAAGTTGCGGTTGCCGAGGATGAACTTGGGCGGATCGGGCGAGCCGCGGTACCAAAAGACCGAGTCCTCGATGGCGTTGGTCCGGGCCGTTGAGTCGACGACGATGCAGCCAAAGTTTTCGGTGCAGGCGTCAAAGGCCGCCGAGAACTCGTCGTAGGTCGGGAAGATGCCGAAAAAGTTTTTGTAGAGGTTCTCGCGATAGGCACGCTGCGGCTCGCGCAGGGCAAACACATAGTCGATCTGCGAGCGGATGGCCTTGGGCACGTCCATCACGTACTGGACGATGTTGAGAAAGAGGATCTTGAGGTGGCCTGATGTTGTCGTCGTAGTAGTCGTAATCATGGTCACGGCCGTGGTCGTGGTCATGGTCGTCGAGGTTTTCCCCAATGTCCGCAAGAGTCGCCGCGAGGACCCGCGCAAGTTGCGACAATCGATTAAACCATGCACAAACAACGACAACATCCACCATCGACAAAGAATTAGAAAACGGAATAAAAAAAAAAGGAAAAACACCTGCCCCACAAGAAAAAAAGCAAAGAGCCACAGCACGATCGGGAGGGGAGCGACGTACGGCCGTTCATGTGGATGTCGCGCATCTGCTTTGACTTGAGCACGCTGGCGTCAAACATGCAGTCGTCGAGCAGGACAAACACGCGCTTGTAGACGCCCATGTGGTTGAACTGGCGCAACTTGGTCACGATCTCGCCGATCTTCTCGCTCGAATACTCGTCAAACACGCACGAGTCGGGCATGAACTCGCGGAACATGTCCTGGCTCTCGGGCGTCGGCGACATGGCCACGCCGCCGTCGTATTCGCTCGACAGGTGGGACAGGAGGTCGCGCAGCAGCACCGACTTGCCCGTGCCGCGCTTGCCCACGAGCATCACGACGCGGTCCGGCTTGAACGCCTTCCAGTTGAACTTGCGCAGATCCAACTGCGGCAAGTCGTCATCTTCGTCGTAGGCCATCGCCATCCAGATCGCGCGCCCTTTGCTTCGTGTGTGTGTGTGTGTGTGTGTGTGTGTTTCCTCTGTAGAGCGCACTGTCGACTCTGCCGGTCCGATCGCACGAGCGTCTTTTTCTTTCTTTTTTGCCGGTGGCGCTGGCGGCGCGTCGGCCTTTTCCTGCAGAGCACCTACAAAAACCAGGTCGCAGCCTGGCCGCGGCCTTTACTCCCGCTCGGCGCGGTCTCTCATGTGTGGGCGCGTGCGCAGGCAATCGGCACGACTGACTGGCTCATTCAACTTTTTCTTCTCCTCCTTTTGTCTGTTTACAAGGCGAAAGAGACGGTCTTTTTTTCTTTCTTTTTTTACGACGGGCCACAAGCCCCGCCTCATCCACTCCATTGGCCGTCGTCGCCGTAATTCGCGCCTCGGCTGTCGTCGTCTCCCATGGCGCCGTCATTTTCGCGCTCATCATCGTCATCGCCGTCGTCATCATCGGCATCATCAATGACATTAGCATCGTCGTCGGGGTCGTGCTGATTGACGTCGCTGCGACCAGCCGCGGCATGGTACGCGCCGGCACGCGGGAAAGAGTATGGACGCCGGCCCGGTTGGGCGGCCCCATAGGGTTGGGCCGCGTAGCGCGGCGCGGCCGGTTCGTCGACCAGGCGTATGGTCGGGCGCGCGTGGCCGCGCCGCGGTGGCAAAGGCCCGAGGGGACCCGTCGGCCCCGCCTGCAGGGCCTGACCGCCGCCGCCCAGAGGCCACATGCCATCAGACGGCGGCGGCGGCCACGGTGCGCCCTGCTGGCGCACCGCTCCTGGCGCATCGCGCATGTGCGGCACGGCGGCGCGCGCCAAGTGTGCGACGGGCGGGGCCTGACGGGTGTCCACGTCTCGGCGACCCACCATGTCGCGTGGATCTTGGAACGAGTCGTCGTCGCCCTCGTCGCCGGTCGCCGAGGTCACGTCGATGGTGGAATTGTGGTCGGCAGCGGCGTAGGCGCCCTGTGCAAACGCGGCGTGTCCGCCATCGGCCGGCCACGGTCTGTCGGGCCTGCGAGGACCGCGCGACGCAAAGGCACCGGCGATTTGCGGCTGCTGGCGATCCATGGCGGCGTCGTCTGCAGGGCGGGGTCGGCCGTCGGCGGTAGGGCCAAAGTCGCCGGGCGCCAGGGTGGGTCCATCGCGCGGCGGACCCACGGGCACAGGGGTGCGCGCGGGCGTCGGCCGGTCGGCTCTGGCGGGCGGCGCGGCCTGTGGGCGCGTCTTTGGGGCGTTGGCGCCGGCGTCGTCGGGGGCGACCCGGCTGCGCGCCGTCTGCGCGCCGCCTACATCGGGTCCGCGCGGCGCAAACGACCCAGCCGAGGGAGGTGGCGCCCCAGGCGCCGGTGTGGACGCCGACGGCGTAGAGGCGGACACGGACGACGATGGCGTTGGTGCAGTTGATGATGTTGATGACGTCGATGATGATGACGTCGATGATGAAGTTGATGACGTCGAGGTGGAAGACGACGTAGGCGACAAAGCATAGGTCGACGTCGTCGCGGCCGTGGGGGTGGGCGGTGGCGCGGCAACAAAGGTGACCTTGTTGCGCATGCACTGTTCGAGCGAGGCGCGCACGGCGTCGACGTGTACCAACTTGCGCTCGGCCAGGCGCGTCCGGTCAAAGTAGGCCGCCGAGCGCACGTAGGGGTCGGCGGCCAGGTGGCGAAAGAACTCGCGCACAAAGTCGCCAAAGGCCGGCAGGCGGATGCTGGCGCGCTGGCCCGTGCGCAGGACGTCGGCGTGCACCTCGCGCACATAGGCCGCACACACGGAGCGAAACAGGACCGTGTCGATCTGCGGGTGCGCGTCGACGATGCGCTGCGTCTCCTCGTCGAGCATGGCGCCCGTCCACGCGCTAAAGGTGTCGAGCGCGCGCCCCAGCGCCTCCTCGTAGACGCGCCCGACAAAGCCCTTGCGCACGAGGGCGTCGTCGACGTGGGCGAGACACTCGTGCGCGGCGCGCTCCATGCAGCGCAGCAGCGTGAGCGGCGCCTCGTCGCGAAAGATGCCGCCGTGGAGGCCGCCGGCATGGATGGCTCGCATGAACATCTGATAGTAGGACGAGCCGCCTTCAGTGGCGCCGCCGCCACCGCCGCCGGTGTCGGCCGCGCTGCGTCCATCGGCGTCGCCCCTCGGCACGGCGTCGCTTGGCAGGAGTGGCATCGCGAGCCCGCGTGCCGCCATGTTTCTGGTCTTTTCCCCCTCTCTCTGCGACGGTATCAAACACGAGGGACGACTTGAGGCGAGCGTGTGCGCGATCGACGCCGCCCGCTGTCTGTTGTGCTAGCGATGCCTTTTTTTTCTTCCCTGATTTTTTTGTGCGTGCGTGTGTTTCTCTCTGCTCCTCTTGTTCCCTGTGGCCTTTGTCGACAAAGAGGCACCCTCGACCGGCAGCAAATGGCGCAGCGGCGGCGGCCTTTTCCAAGATGACGACCGAGCCTTTTTTTCCCATTGTCCTTGGTTGCAGGCGTCGGATCCGACGACGAGGGCGCACGGGTACCTTTCGGAAACAAAAACAAGGAGCGCCTTTCTGGACGGTCGGTCCTGTGCCGGGGTCGCCGCTCCGATCCGCCTCTTCCGGGCCTGCCCTCTTTTTGGCTTTGGCGCCTCTCTTCCCGCGTCCCTTTCGGCCATGCGCTTTTTTTGCCGATGCCACGGACGTCTTTTTTTTTCGCTTTGCTGTCGGCGTCCAATGCGCGCACACCAAGAGACACACGCCCCCCTCTTTTTTCGGCGTGGTCTTTATGGGTTTTTTACTGCTTCAACGGTCTGGGCTGCGACAAAAACAAAGAGCGCAACGGCGTCGAAAGACATTGGGGGGGGGGGGGAAATGGGACAAGAAAGGCGTCGGCACCGTAGTAGGGAGCGCACACAAGATCCGCCAAAGAAAAAAAAAGAGCACAGAGGGAAAAAAACGGTAGCGACTAGAAGCCCTTGCGTCGTCGCGGCGCGGGCTTTGTCGGCTGCGGCGGCGAGGGCGCCGTCACGACGCGGTCGACGGCCAGCGGCAGGACGAATGCCGCCGCGCCCGCGAGCAGGCCCCAGACGAGCAGCCGCACGGGATCGATCTGGGCGCGCGGCTTTGACCACCGACACGCCGGGTCGGCGTGCGACCCGACGCCGCCTCGCTTCCGGAGGACAAACGGAGGGGCTACGACGATCAGAACCAACACGGCGACGACCGCCGCGGCCAGTGCCAAAAGCGCCGGGCTCCGCAGCGCGGCCGCGGCACGCTCGGACGCAGCCGCGCGCGGTGTTGTCTCTGGCGCCGCTGGCGTCGGTGCGGGACACGACGCGGCGGACACGACGACGGGCGGCGGCGGAGGCGACGGCGGCAGCGATGGCTGCTCACACGGCAGGGGTGCGTGAACGGCGGGTGCCAAGGGCGCGACCGGGGGTTGCGGACAAAAGGGCTCGGGCAACGCGTCGAGGGCAGCCATGCTGGGCGCCGGCATTGGTGCGATGAACGCGGGCCGTGGCGACAGGGGGCGCATGGCGTCGAGGCACTGGTGGATGGCGGCCATCTTGGAGCCGCCGCTCATGGGCGGCGCGCGCCACGACCCGCCACTGTAGTTGCCGTGCATCGCCGCAAGCGGGGGCGTCGACGGACCAGAGCCAAGGATCTCGCGGTGGTGGCGCGGTCGGCCAGTATTTCCGAGCCAGAAACTGCGCGCGCCTGCGACAGACACGCACAAAAAGGAAATCAAGAGAGCGAGGAAAAAAGAAGGGAGAAAAAGGGTCACCGCTGGACGCAGCCGCTTGCGAGGGGGGGAGGGCGGCGGGACCTTTTTCCCTTTGTCGCCTCACGAGGCGCGCCCCAACCGGCGACCGCAAGCCGACAGACGCCCTCTCATTGCCCTGAAGAAGAAGAAGAAGGGAGAAAAAAAGGGCGACCACAGAGGGCGGTCGAACCGCCAGGACGGAATTGAGAGAGAAAAAAAGGCGGCGCCCCCTCCCCCAAAAGGTCGTCGCCATGTGGTTGTTTTAAGTTTTTTAATATTTTTTTTTACATATTTTTAATATTGTATATTTTGCCTTGGTGTCGCGCGTCAGACTGGCGCGCGCCTCGCCCACCGAGGAAAAGGTGTACATGAATTTAAAAAAAACCCCAAACGGGTCGGCGGGAAAAAGGGGGACACGAGAGGGGCAGAGAGAGAGAGAGAGAAGGAGAGACGCAGACACACGCACGCAAAAAAAAGAAGCGAGGCTCAAGAAGGCGCGCGTGGATTGTCGATGAGCACGTAAAAGAGCGCAAACTCGCCCATGGTGACCCCCAATCGCGGGATAAAGGTGTGCTCGGTGACGCGGCCGCGCTTGCCCACGACGCCCTCGCGCATGAGTTTAAACAGTTCGCGCTTTTCCTTCATGCCCAGGGTCTTGACGGCCGCCATGACGCTCAGGTACTTGTTGTAAGTGGCGGGCGGCCCGAGGCGCCGCCCATCCGTAAACCAACGCCGTCCGTCTGCCGAGCAGGACGTGGTCGCGCGGTCGGCGTCGGCCGCGGGCTCGGACGGTGTCGTGCGGGCGCGCTTGTCGCCGGTCGTCGGTTGCGGCGCCGGATCGCGCCCCAGTGCCTCGTCGGCGGTCCTCTTGCGCGAGTCGCCGCTGCGTGCCATGGCTGCCGAATGGATTTCTGTGCGTGTGCGCTCACGTGAAGGTGCGCTCGATCGACTATGTCGGCTTCAACGAGGCGCCTGTGCTTGCGGGGTGTACCTCGGCAGTGACGATGGCGGCGGTGGCGCTTCGGGTATCCCTCGGGGACGCTGTCGTCCTCCTTTTACCATCGAGCGAGGGGTCTTTTTTTTCGGGGGAGGGGTGGCCTCTGCCCCCGTCGGCTTTGGCGCTGCCGACGGCGCCGGGCGGGTTTTGGACGGCGCCCAGCGTCGAAAAAAAATGCCCGCGCCGGTCCCTGGGCGTCGCCCGGCGTGGGCATTCGTGTTTGACGCCCACACGGACCTCCAATGTCGCCCGTTTTGGGTCAAAGTGTGTCTGTCCGTGCGTGCGCGTCCCTCGTCTCCTTTTTTCCCGTGGCTGTCGCGTCCCTCCTTGTTTGTTTGTTTGTTGCCACATCACCGTTCCCACCACCGCCTTTGCGTCTTTTTTGGTTACCCTGGTGCTGAGTGTCGCCGTTATCGTCGCCGGTTGCTCGGCGGCGCCGGAAGCGATCACAGGCCAGAAATCTGGGGTCACGCAGCGACCAACGCCGCGCCGTCATCGTCGTCGCCGCCGGCATGATCCTCGTCGCCGCCGTCGGCGGCATTGTGCTGGTTTTGCGCGCGCCACGCGGGTCCGAGGGCGAGGCCTACCAGGAGAAGGACGAGCAGGACGGCAACGATTCCCACGGCCAACGCAACCCACAGGCGCCTGTGGTCGGCGCGCGGCGCCGTGGGGGTCGTCGTCGCTGCCGCGTCGGCAACTGCCCGACCGGCGGCCACCTCTCGCGTTGGCCCCTGTTCGCAGGCCGCGCCGGGCAGTGCCGTCGCGCAGTCGGCGGCGCGGCGGTGGGCCGCATAGGCGTCAAACTCGCCAGCGAGCGCACCCATGAGCACTGCGGGCGGCGTGCGCGGCACGGTCGCCGTGTCGGCGCACCACCATGCAGCATGAGCACGGCGCCGGTCGGCGGCCGACCAGCGGGCGCGCACGCGCGCCGCCATCTGGTCGACAGGATCGGGCGCAAAGATCTCCATGCAGAAGCCGGCCGGCGCCGAGAGAACCGCCGGGCGCCGAAAGAGAGGAGAAAAAAAAAGTCGAGAAAAACTCGATCGGTCGTGCTTCGGTCTCTCTTCTTTTGTGGGCGACTGGCGAAAAAAAATGCCGTGTCGTAAACGAAAAAGAAAAAAAAAGAAATCTCCAGCAAAAGATGGCCGCGCACGAGGAGGACCGACCGAGCGCCTTTCCTTGGCGCGCCCTCAAAACGCCACCGCGCGACGCGCGGCCTTTCAAAAGACGCGCGACGGCGCAGCGCCCGATAGGCTGCGCGCAAACGGCACGCGGGGAAAAAACGGCCAGTCGCGAGAGGGGGGTGGGGAAAGCGGGGCGCCCGCCGTTGATCCGGAGATCCGCGACCGCAACCGCCATACGGAACCCACCGCCGCCATCTTGGACCGACCGGACCCGACGCTTTTAGGCACGCACGCGCGCCTCTATTTTTGCCGCGTTCCCATCCCCGTAGCCGTCGCTACCGTCGCGTGACCGACCCTGCGGTGCGCACGCACAAAAGGAAAGGAAAGAGCAGGCACCGCCGACAAGGGGAGCCGGGTCGAGCGAGGCGGTTCCGGCCAGAGGGTGCACCGTGCCGACGGGCTGGAAAAAAAAGCCGCGCGCGCAAGTACCAAAGGAGGCTGCGCCTTTTGGTCGAGAGCAACGCGAGGGTAGGGGGCTCGTGCGTGCGCACAGACTGACTACGACGACAGCGACGCCGATGGGGATCGCCGCAGGTGTTGCCGGCGCGCGTGCCGGCGCCGCAAGCACGGGCCGAGCGCGCCCGCCGCCCAAGAACGGATCCGCGGCGACGAACAAGAAGCGCAAGACGCCCCCCGAGCCGAGCGAGCCGTCGACGCCCGAGGCCGACGCGCTGGCCCAACTCGAAGCGGCCATAGCGGCGCGTCGCGAGGCCTTTGCCGCACAGGGGGCGCGCGTGCCCGAGATGCGCGCTGCGGCCGCCGCGCTTCGCGAGCAGGCCGCGCTGCTGGCCGCGTCCCGCGCCACGATGCGTCGCGCGCAGAGCGCGCGGCGCGAGGCCGACGCCGTCGAGGCGTCGATCGCGCGCGTCGTGTCGGGCGAGGAGCGGGCCGCCTTTGACGCGCGCGCCGATCGCTACCTGGGCCTGGCGCGCGCCAACGCCCAGCGCGAGACCGCTGCCGCCGTGGGCACGCCCCCATCCGATCGCGGCAAGCGACTGCGCCCATGCGCGCCCGAGGCCGCCGGTCGCGCAATCGACCCAGCGGCAACGGCGGAAGAGGCGGCGGCGACGGCGACGGCGGTGGTGGCGACCTCGAACGTGGCCCTCTTACGCGAATACCGGGCCGAGTTTGAGGAGCAGGCGCCGCCCATGCACATCGTGCAGCACGACGCGTGTCCGACGTGCGCCGTGCCGCTGCTGCTGTCGGTCAACGGCGCCCTGCTCACGTGCCCCGAGTGTCGCGCCGGCTACCCGTACATGGACGCGACGACGGCGTCGATGGCCTATGGCGATGAGGTCGAGTTCCTCTCCAACAACCCCAAGAAGGCGCACCACTTTGAGGACCGGCTCAAGATGTTCCAGGGCAAGGGCAGCAAGAAGGTGACCAAGCACGTGCTCGACTCGGTCATGGAGTGGCACGCGGCGCAGGGCATCACGTCGATCGACGACATCACGACCCTCACCGTGCGCCAGGCGCTCAAGGCCAAGGCCTTCAAGGACCACTACGACTTTGAGATGTACATCTGGTGCTGCATCACGGGCAAGCCGGCGCCCACGCTCGGTCCCACCAAGGAGAACTACTGCCGGCAGATGTTTATGCGCATCCAGGCCCCCTACGCCAAGTGGAAGGCGCGCATCGACCCGACGCGCATCAACTTTTTGTCCTACGGCTACGTGCTCTACAAGTTTTTCCAACTGCTCGAGTGGACCGAGTACCTGCCCTACTTTTCGCTGCTCAAGGGCCGCGACAAACTCGAGAAGCAAGAGGCCATCTGGAAGGGCATCTGCAAGGACGTCAAGTGGCCGTTTATCCCGGCGCCCGCCGGTCCGCCGCCGCCACCGCGCGCCTCGTCGTCGCGTACATCTTTGTCGTCATCCTCATCCTCACCGTCATCACCGTCATCACCATCATCATCGGCGTCCAAGCCGTCGACCAAGACCGCTGTCGCGGCGGTCGCGACGCTGCCGGAGCCGCGCCACGTGCGCGCGCCGTCGGCCCTCGTCAAGGCCATGGCGGCCGCGCGGGCCTCGCGCAGCGTTGCGGTGCCCTGATTCGGTCGCGTTCGATCCCCCTCCCCCGGTTCCCCTGTGGCAGACAAACACAGAGGGTGCCGGGGCCGTTTGCGCGCGTGTGACACGCTTCCGGGTCGGCGCCATCGAGGCGGCGCGCTGCGAGGCGAGAAGAAGAAGAAAAGACAAGATGCCGCGCGCGTGCAACAAAGAAGACCCGGTCGGCTTTGGCGGACGACGCCGAGCCATGGGCACGCGCGCTCGCGGCCGCCCGCCGACGGGCGACCAACGTGCCAAGGAGGCGACAGAGGCAAAGGGGAAAAAAGAGAGGGGTGGGTGTTCTCCCGGATCCTGGCGCGAGGCTCCCAGCGCTGCCCGGCTGCAGGTCCTGCCTTTTTTCTCTTCCCAAAAGAGGGGCCATTGCTGTGTTTTTGTTTGAACAAGAAGCAAGAAAAGAACACAAACCCATAAACACAAGAGAGACGGCAAAGGGATGGGCGGGTGGGCGCACGCAAAAGGGCGACGACGCCAGAGACGCGGCGCCGTCGAGGATAACAGCCAGCGCTGCCGCCACGAGGGGAGAGCGGCCTCTCTTTTTCGTTCGCCTCTTTGGACTGCGACCAAGGCCGCCGCCGAGAGAAAAGGAAAAAGGGAAAGGACCGAGACGCAAGAGTAAAGAAAGAGAAAAAAAGTAAAAAAAAACAAAAAAATCCAGGAATCGCAGGGGACGCTGCCGGCATCGAGGGAGGCAAAAAAAAGAGGCAAAAGAGAGGATGATGGACGAGGGCGGCGCGCAACACGGGACGACAGTGGCGGTCGACGCCGGCGCCTCCAACATGGTCGACCAGGGCGACGTGACACCGGCCGACAGCACGAACGCTACGACCGGCGTGGTGGTGGTAAAGGGCGCACGCTATTGTCGCGCGACCGGGTGCGTCTTGGTGCCGGTGACGATCGACGGCGTGGTCGTCCACGCCAACTGGACCATGTCGTCGCCTCACAACATCATCAGTCCGGCCGCCTCCAAGCGCGTCGTCGGCGCTGTCGGTGCCTGCGTGTCGACAACACGGCAACCGCGTGCCGCCGGTGATGGTGGTGGTGGTGAGGGTGACCGTGGTAATGACGACGATAATGATGATCGTGGCGGCGGCAATGGGACCCGAGCAGACGTCTCGACGGGCGCCTCTGGAGACGACACGCGGGCACCGACAACGGGTCCGTCCAACGCGAGGCGCGCGTGGCCGACCGTGTGCCACGCCGTCGGGACTGCCTACAGGCCGCGCGCGCTGAGCGTGGGCGGCGCCGACGTGCGCCCGCGCCTCGGCGCGCCTGACGTTGGCATCGAATTCCTCTGTGCCGACAGCGTGCGTCTGTCGGCGCTGTCGGGCGTGCAGTTGGCCCATCGCGCGGCGCAGGCCCACACGTCGATCGTGTCGGCAGCCCGACCCGTCGGTGGCGGCGGAGAAGAAGGAGGCGGTGCGTGTAACCTGCTGGCGCGTCTGGTCGACGGCAGAGTCGCGGCGCGGCCGTCGGTGATGTGGGACATGCGCGCGGCGCCCCACGCTGTGGGCGTCGCCGTGGGGCTCGCCGCGCCCGTGTCCGACCCGAACGCGGCGCTGGTGCGTCTCTATGCGCCCGACCACCCCGAGGTGGTCGCCGCTGGCGACGAGCGCATCGCCGGACTGGCCCGCGCGGGAGCGCTCGTGCGCCTGCTGGGCATCGAGGTGGCGGTGACGCCGACGTCCCCCACGCTCCGGCTCGCCCTCGGCGGACCCGGATGGGCGGTCGTCGACGCGGGCGTGCGCGCGTGCTACTTTGACCAGGAGACGCGCGCGGCCGTCGTCGGAGCCCTGGCGCGCGCCGGCCCGGCCCCGTGGCGCTCGTGCCCGCTGTGGGCGCGCGGCACCGTACTCGCCTCGGAAGCCGCCGGCGTGCTTGACGTACCGGCCAACGAAGCGCCCGTGTTGGCCCTCGTGCTGGCCGGGCACGACCCCATGCGCCCGGTGCGCCTGCGCTTGGGACGCGGTGCCTACGTGCACACCTCGCCGCCGCACGAGGTGCGCTTTCGCTGGACCAACCCCGAAGATCGGGTGAACGACGGGCACGGCGACGATCTGGCCTTTGGCGTCCAATACGCGCAGGTCGACTTGGCCGCATGGATGGGTCACAGCCCCGACGGGACATGCCTCATCGGCAACTGCGCCTTTGATGGACGGGCCGCACTGGTCGACTATGAGGCCAATGTGCTGGCCGTCTTTGCTGCCGGCGCCGACGGACGTTGACATCAATGATGACGGCAATGACAACGATGACAATAACGATGATGACAACAAGAACATTGTCGGCGAGTGCGGTCGCTGTGGTCGGGCGCAAACAAAACACGACAGACAAAGAAAACAAAGAGGGGAATATATTTGTTCTTTTTTTCTTTAGATCTTTTAAAAAAGAAGCAACGGACAGACGAAAAGTCATCGGTCGCCCGCGAGGACTTTTTCTTTTTTTTCCAAAGAAAAAAAAAGAGTCGTCGGCTTTTTTAGGGTCTTGTTTTGGGGCGGCGCGCTAGAAAAGGGCTTTGGCCGTGTTTCGAGGGCGCCCTCATTCGCCCACGCGCGACCAAATAGGGCGCCGAGCCTGCATCGAGCACCAAAAGTTCTCGCACGCGGTAAAGGATTCCCGACGCTTTGCGCTTGCGCGCAAGCAAAGACGGAGGCAATCCGTGCTGCGTCAGCGGCCCCGTCTGCCGATTTTTTTCGTGGCCTGTCAAGATTCAAAAAAAACACGACACCAAAAACGACCATTGGCATGAAAAAAAAACTAAAAAAAGACGGGACACAGCCATCAATGCAAAAGAAAAACAAAGAGGGCAAACAGGAAAAAAAAAGACGGGACAACGGATGACGCCAAATGGACGGTCTTTCTTTTGGAAAAAAAAAAGATTGTGCGCCCACGCGCTACGGCGCGTCTTTGTGTTGTGGGGAGACATGCGGCCTCGGCCGGTTCGTCTGCACTATTTTTGACTTTTTTCTTTTTTTTTGTTTTATTTTTTCTGGTGCCCTTTTTCTGTCCGGTGCGAGACGGCGCGGCCTCAGAGAGCGACACCACGGGGAAAGAGAGAGAGAGAGAGAGAGAGACCTCACACGCATCGATCAACGGCTCGCCTATGGGCCACAACCGAGCATGTCGTTCATCCACGCGGGCATGGGCGCTGGATCGACCGGCCGCACGACGGCAAGAGCGGGCCGCTCGTCGGTGGACACGTGCTGCACCACCGCCGCACGGCAGCACGGACACGCGTCGTGGTCGACGAGCCATCGATCGATGCACGGTGCGTGGTAGGTGTGTGCGCACGGAAGGGCGCGCACGCAGTCGCCGTCGGAAAAGTCGTCGAGGCAGACGGCACAGGCGCCCTCTCCGTGTTGGCTCGTGCAGTGCCGGTGCGCTGGCAGGTCGGGCAATACCCGTCGGGGTGTCGGGGCCGACGCGCAAACTTCGTCAAGACTGCGCGTGACGGCGTCGTTGAGAAGACGCGTGAGATGGCGCGGTCCGTCCTGGCCATCATCGCTGTCGTCGGACGCCGTGCTTTCGTCGTCGTCGTCGGTGCTCTGCCGTTGGCCGTCTCTGTTACTGTCACTGCCGCTGCTGTCATCATCGCCATCATCTTGATCACTGCCACTGCCACTGCCACTGTCGTCATCGGTGGCGATATCCGTGTCCGTGTCGCTTGTTGTGCCATCTGTCGATGAGGACGACGACGACGACGACGACGTGCTGACGGCACGGTGTCGGCCGTCGGCGTGGCGCCCCGGCTGCCATTGGCCGTCCTCTTGTTCGTCGCCGTCGCTGCTTTCCGTGCTGTCGGCGCTTTGCGCACGGTCGGACGCGGCGAACCGGGCCAGAGCATGGCGACCGCCTGCAACAAAGCGCACGCCGTGCGGTGGTGGTGGCGCCCCGGAGCCAAAGGTCCACGAGGGCGCGTAGATGCGCCGGCCGCCGGCGACGGCCGATCGCGGCGTGAGATGTGCGCCGCGGCGCGCTGTCACCAAACCCGATGGTGCCATCGCGACGTGCCGTCCGCCGACGATGGCCATGTGCGGCACCGACACAAACGGCGCGCTGGCCTCCCATCGCAGGGCCGCGCGCAAGAGTGCGCCGATGCGGTCGCCGTCATCGCGCGCCATGCGGGAGGACGATGAAAATAAATAGAGAAAAAAAAAGGAAAATAAAAAAGGAAACCGCGTTTGAAAAGTAGCCCAATCGCGCAACAGACAAAGGGGCGTGCGTGTGCGGCCCTGACCGAGACGGGCGGCAGCGACAAACCCTTTGCCAGGACAGGCCACGAAAAAGTCAGAGCCCTCTCCAACGGCCCGCGCTGTCCCAAAGCGTGGCGCCCCCCTGCAACTTTTTTTTTTGCTGCACGTGTGTCGAATGGGTCTCTCCTTCTTTTGCGGCCGGATCTCTCGTGCCGGTTCATCCAAAAAAAAAAAAGGAATAAAAGGGCAAACAAAAAAAAGAGAATGAAAAGGAATGGTCCTGCGAGGGTTTTCCCTTCTCATTTTTTTTTCCTGCGGTTGGCCCCGCCGCGCAGCCGCACGGCTCTCCAAGGCGCGGGCCACCCCCGCAACCGCGCGAGAAGAACAGGGGAAAAGCGGCGAAAAGGAGACACCAACGCCGAGAAAAAAAAAGTCGGCGTGGACTGATACCGCCACCGCCGCCGCCATCGACACTGTCTAGGATGACCCGTTCGCGCGCCGTCGACGCAAACACGAACCTCTCTGTATCTCTTCTAATGTTTTGTTTTTTTTTCTAGGGCACACCAAGGACAACGGCGCCGACGGATGGCGACGAGCGGGAACACGAAACGGACGCGCGCAGCGCAGCGGTGGTACGCCGTGCGCGCCGGCCGCCAGGTGGGCGTGTTTGAGTCGTGGGACGAGGCGCGCGCGTCGGTGGCCGGCTACGCGGGCGCGGCCTACCGGCGCTTTGACGACCGCGAGCAGGCACGCGCCTATGTCGAGGGCGGGCGCGGCGCGCTTTCGGCGCCGGGCACCAACGTGCCCCTGCGCGTCCACGTCGCCGTGGCGCCGCGCGTCGGCGCCGGCGCCTTTCGCTACGGCGTCTACTGGGGACCGGGCGACCCGCGCAACGAGGCCAAGGCCCTGCCGGGCGCCGCCCAGTCGGAGCGCCGCGCGGGCCTGTACGCCATGGAGCGCGCCGTGCGCACGATTGCCGCCGACCGGTGGGTGGGTCCGGTCGAGGTGTGCAGCGACTGCTCGGTGGCCATGGTGTGGGCGCGCGACTACATGCCCACGTGGAAGGCCAACGGCTGGGTGACGGCGCGTGGGACCGAGCCCGTCGACGTCGACGTGCTGCGCGCGCTGGCGTGTGCCATCGACCGCGCCTCGGCCGACGTGCGATTCGCGTATCGGCTGCGCGCCGATCGCTCCGACTCGCTCGACGCAGCGCGGCGCCTTGCGGCAAAGGGAGGCGCCGCGGCGTCGCGCATGCTCGGCGCGCGAGCCGCCGCCCCGTCCTTGTCGATCGCGCCATCGGCCTGTGGGCCGGTCCGCCCGCCGGCGTCGCCCTCGCCTCTGTAAAAGGCCGACACGGGTACCGCTCCAACAGCGACGGCGATAGTGGTGGTGGTCGGCATTGTGGCCAATGTCGTGGAGCGATTCGATGAAATAGATGATGATGGCGCTTGGCAGGTTGTGGTAGACGGTGGTTGTTGCAGTGGCACGGGCGACGCAAGGGACGACGGCCATGAAGGCCCGTCCGTCGCCTGGCGTGGCCGTCGCCGCGGGATAAGGGAGACTGCCGCGTGGTCGCCTGTCGGCGGCCCGTCGGGTTCGGGTGTCGGTGCCGGCGGTCGCCTGCGCGCAGACCGGCCGCGGCGCTTGCCGCTGGTGTCTGCAGTGGCGGCGTCGGTGTCGTCGCGGGGCCGGACTTTGCCGCGCGCGGTCCCTTTCGAGACGACGTGCGGGGCCACGGCGGCGAGGAGCGGCCGCGGCGTGGCGAGCGCCGAGGGCAAGCCCACGGGCGCAAAGTAGCGCCCAATCGCCCAGCCCAGGTGAGAAAGGATGTCGACCTCGTGTTGGATCCACGATTCCTTGGTGGGCTCCAAGTAGAGGTCGAGGCCCTTGCACTCCCTGTCGGGCCGAAACCCGTCAAAGATCCACTTGAAGGCGATGCGCACGCAGCCGACGGCGGCGCGACGCTGGTGGCGGTGCGCATAGTAGGGCTCGGGGAGCGCGCACAGCATGGCCGACGCGGCGCTGGCGACGTCGAGCGGGATGCGCTCATGGGCGGCCAAGTCGCGGAACCACGCCGAGAAGGTGGCCGTGCGCGCCGGCCCGCCGGCAGCGGCCTGACGATTGCCGATCGGCGCAGTAGAGACCGCCAGGGTCGTCGTCGTCGTTGCCGCACGCGGGTCCCGCCCCCGCTATTGGTTTCCTCTCTGTGGACCACGGTTCTTTGCTCTCTTGCAGAGCGGGCGCGGCGCGGCGCGGTCGGCGATGGTACCAGCCAACGTGGGAGAGAGAGAGATGGAGGCGGCGACAGCAGAGTCGACGACGGCACCAACGGTTTCGTCGCGTCGTCGTCTCGGACCCTCTTCTTTTGCAGTGTTTTCAGACTGCCGTCCCCTTTTTTTTCGTTGGATGGGAGAGTTCTTTGCGTCTTGCGACGCTCGCGGGCGCATACCCCGCACTTGTCCCGCCCCCGTTGTTCTTTTCTTTTTTTTTTCCACGTGCACTATCCTTTTTCTATCCCCATCGGCATTGGCCGGCGATTTTTTTTTGAGCAAGGACGGCCATGCGCAAGAGGGGGCACCGACAGACACGGCCGGGACAAAAGGAGAGGCCTGGCGGCGCGCAAAAAAAAAGCAGAAGGCGGCAACCCGTGCGCCAAGAACATGACTTTTGTTTTTCAAAAAAAAAAGAGTTTTTACATCATCTTTTTCGCCCGTTTTCTCTCTCTTATCGGCGACCCTTTGCATCACCGCCGCAGTTGTTCTCGGTCCGGAGCACCGGAAAAACACGGGCAACGGCAACCGTCATCGCCGGCCAAAACAAACGTGCCGCGGGAGGAAGGGCGCGGGAGCAAGGAAGAAGCACGACCAAAACATGGACGATGGCGGCAGTCGCCGCGCATGCGAGAACGGGTTGATCGCGCCGTTTGCAGACGCCGGTCGCGATCGAGACGGCGTTGCTGCGTCCATTTTTCCCCACACAAGCGACACGCGAGAGCCCGCGCAGCGCGCTCGCGACAACGACGACGACAGCGACATTGGCATCGGCATTGACATTGACGACGCCATGGCGACAGCAGCCCAATGGTGGCCGCGACCGATCGCGCAGGCGGTGCCGGCCGCACCCGCACGGCGACGCGGCCGCGAAGGCGCCATCGTCGATGTCGACGTCGACGACGACGACGAGGTGCGTCGCGGGGACAACACGGTGACAGACGACGAGAAGCGCGCCTTTCTCGACCGGCTGGCGATGACGCCGGCCCAGATCGACGAGGCCGAGAATACGCCGCAGCGTACCGAGGCCTGGTTTGGGTTCCGGCGCGATCGCCTGTCGGCCTCGCTCTTTGGCGGCGCCGCCGGACACAACAAGCACGAGACCGAGGAGGGCGTGCTCAAGAAGATGCTCTGGTCGTCGCCCTTTAGCAACGCCGCCACCGAGTACGGCACGGCGCTCGAAGGCGCCGCCTTTGCCGCAGTGCAGGCCGCCGTCGCGTCGGCCCTCCAGCAGCGCGGCTACGGCACCGTGTGGTTCGAGGAGACGGGCACGCGCGTCTTTGCCGAACACCCGTGGCTGTGCGCCAGCGCCGACGGCCTCGTGCGCGCCGTCGACGGACCCGGCGGCGCCACGCTCGCCGGCGTGCTCGAACTCAAGTGCCCCTACTACCGCAAGGCCTTTTACGAGCCCACGCCGCACTATTACTACGACCAGTTTTCGGGCCAGGCGCGCATCCACAACGCCGACTTTATCGTCTTTGGCGTCTACACGCCCGAGGCCACGCAGATCAACTACTTTCGGCGCGACGCCGCCTACTGGGACGACGTGCTCTTCCCGGCCCTGCGCGCCTTTTACATGGAAAAGTATTTGTGGCGCGCCATCCTGCGCGACCGCGGGCGCATCACGCACCCCAACATCGACCCGCACGCGTGCATCCACATCAGCCGCCTCGACTTTAAGAACCACGAGCGCGTCGAGGCCCAATGGGCAGAGCGCGCAGCGCGCGCCGAAGTCGCCCGCCGCGACGAGCAGGCCGTTGCCGAGGAGCGTCGCGTGCTGCTTGCTGCCGCCGCCGCGGCCGTGCCCGATCCGTGGGAGCCCTTGGGCGTCGACACAGCACCGGGCGCGCATGCGATCACGCCGGACGTGCCAGACGGCGTCCGTTGATGCGTGCGTCCGGCGCTCCGCATTACCGGCCCTCTGCGCCTCCGAGATGGAAAAAAGGGGAAATGTGTGCGCATCAACCACGACAAAGGCGACAACAACAAAAAGGAGAGGGCCATCCTTGGGCATTTGGTTTGGGGCACTGCACAAAAAATCATTCGCGGCCAAGGTGTTTGGCTTTTTTTCCATGTGGCGTGCATGCGCGCTTTAGAGGTGGGGGGCTCCTATCACGGTCTCGGGCGGTGCGCGCCTTGGCGGACTGTTGGTCATTTCAAAAAATCTCCTGTGTGGGCCATGAGGCGCGCCAGGAAAAAAAAAAAGAATGGTCCTCTGCGTGGCAACCGATCCGGCGCTCCGCCGCCACGACCCGAGCCTGTCTGGGCAGGGCGCGACGCGTGGCCCTCTGTTTTTTTGTCTTTTTCTTTTTTTTTTTGACATGACCGTCGCCGATTGGCGCGCACCCAGACCCAGCGCACGGCGTCGGCCCACAGAGTCGGCCTCGCCGCGCGAGGTCAAAAGAAAAAACTTTTTGCGGCGGCGGGCTCGGCCCGCCCACCGAATCTTGAATCGACGCGAAAAGAAGAGGCGGCAAAAAAGGCAAAAATAAAAAAACAGAGACGGCGCCCGAGAGCGCTGGCGCAAATCGACTTTACTGTCTTTTTTTTTTGAGCGCGCGCACATGGGCGCTCTCTTGTTTGTTGTGCATCCGACCCATGTTTTTATGCCGTAGCGGAAAAAAAAATAAAGAGAGATGGACGCACGGAGAAAGAGACAGAAAGAGCGCGTCGATGGCGGCCTGCAGAAAAACCTCACGGGTGGGCTAGACGGAAATCGGGCGTTGGTGCCGCACGCCCACCATCCCGATCCGGTCCGGGACGTATTGTAGACTGTTGGCCAACAGCGCCGGTAGGGCATGCCGCCGCACGTCCTTTTTTTTTGTCTCGGTGCAGTAAGCACCCACACACACGGCCAGGCCACACCAATCTCCGAGGCGAGAAGGGGCGATCAAAAAAAAAAGAGAGAAAAGGCTTTCTCCCGCACAGGCGACCAAAACAGTGTCCCTTTCTTTGTGTTTTTTTTTCTAGAATGGTCGTTTTTTATTGGCTGTCCTTTTGTTGGCCATTTTTTTCTCTCAATGTAGGGATCTTCCTACCGGCGGCGCGCTCACGGGGGCGGCCGGACGCGCGAGGTCGGGGCCGAGCGCGGGCTCGCCACCGATGGCCGGATGCCGCCGGGCTGGGCCGCCAACGAGCGCAACAGAGCGGCCACGGTCGACGGGGGCCGCGACAGGTCGTTGCCCATTGGCGACGCCGGCGCGCGCACCGGAAGGGCCGGCGCGGCGTCGCCGCCACGGCGACGCCGGACACGCGACGACGACAGCGCGTCCATATCCTCGTAATCGCTGCTGTCCAAGTCCCGTGCTCGGCCGTCGTCGTCGCCATCCTCCTCGTCGTCCTCCTCGTCGGACGAATCGGTGAGGGAGACGCCCGACTGAAAGTATTCGTCCTCGTCGTCAAAGACGGCGGCGATCTGGCTCGGGGGCACGTCGCGCACCATAAACTCCATAAAGTGACGGTCCATGTAGCGCTCGGTGGTGCGCCGGCACCGCTTGCCGCTCACGATGTTGCCCGGGTCGACAGATGACGCTTCGGCGTCGTCGAGCCGCGTACGCTTGCTCGGACGCGCGCTGCCTTGATCATCGTCGTCCTCTGCGGCGACCGCCGCGCTGTTGCGGCGAGACTTGTCGTCGTCGTCGTCATCATCATCGTCGCTGTCGACGGTCACAATGGGGGACGACGACGACGTATCGTGGTGTGCCGCGTGGGACGACACGGTGTCGTCATCGTCGTCATTGAGATCATCATCGAGATCATCACCGAGATCATCGCGCGGCACAAATTCGGCCTCGCTGTCTTGCTCGTCGGTCGCCGCGCTCTTTTTCTTATTGGAGGCGTTGTCATCATCATCGCTCGTGCCATCGTCCTCGTCCTCGTCGCTGTCCGACACGATAAAACCGTCGAGGTCAGACCCGTTGTCGTCCGGGTCGTCGCTGTCCTCCGAGTCTTCCATCTCGTCCTCGTCGTCCTCGTCGTCCTCGTCGTCCTCGTCGTCCTCATCCTCGCTGGTATCGTCCACGGCCAACGGTGCGCGCGCGACGCGCCTGTCGCCCGCGGCGGGCGCCCGGTGGGCCAGGGCCAGAGGGCGCGCGGCGGGCCGCGCATCGGGTTCAACGACGAGGTCCCCGTCGTCGTCGGACAGGAGGTCGATGAGCACGGGCACGGCCGCGGAGGGTGTCTCGCGCGGCCTCTTCAGAGAAATCCGGCACGCGGCCGGTGCATCTGCGCTGTCGGTATTCATGGCACCCGTTCCTCTTTCTCTCTTCCTCTTTCTTTTTTTTTTGTTTTGTCTTTTCCCCTCTATCTCTTTCTCTATGGCGCGCGGATTCGTGTGGGTCTCGCTGTCGCTCCTGCGCCCCCCCCCCCTCGCGCGGGAGCCCCGGCGCCCGCTGCGGCGCGGCCGTGGCGCCACGCCCGCCTGCCACAGAAAGGAAGTAAAAAAGGGGGGAAAAGAAATTCGGCTCTGCTGCGGGCCGCGTTTGCGCCGCCCTGCCGTTTTTCCTCCCTTGCGCCCGTCGCTGCCCCTTCTTTTTTTTTTGCTTCCTTTCCGAGACCCTCCCGTCCCTTTCGGTCTGCGCGCCTCCCTTGGTCGCCTTTTGCTTCCTTTTCCGCTTCTCTCGGCGCGGCGCTGGGCACCGCCTCCCTGCGGCCCTCTCCCGCCGCCAAAAAAATAAAAAGAAAAAATCTCGGCGGCGCGGCCTCTTGGTCTTTGAATTTTTATCGTGGAAAAAAACAGAGGAAAAAAAAAGAAATGGATACCGGCGCGCTTTTCACGCGGGTCTTTTGCGTTGCCTCTCGGTCGCGCTTTTTTTCCTCTTGTCGCTCGCGCGCCGGCGGGCGAGCCCCGCGGTGAATCGATCGCCTGCAAAGAAAAAAAAAGAAAAAAAGGCCGGTTTGTGTGCGCGAGGCGCGGCCATAGAGGAAAAAAGGCGGCGGTCACCAACAGAAAAAAAAAGAGAGATGCGGCAACATCGCGGGCGAGGCTATATCTTTTTCTCGTATATTTTTTAAAAAAAAACAAGGACCCAAGGCATTTAGGCGGGCGCTGCTTTACTTTGCAGACAATCGGTCGACGCGCGGGACCCGCGCGCCGATCTGCCGACGGGTGTTCTTCTCCTTGCCGACAGGGCGCAAGGACCGCGCAGGGTTTGGAGCACCGTCGTCACTGCCGTTGTCGTCGCCGCGCACCCGGCCACGATGGCCGCGTTAAAGTCGACGGACCCGCTCATGCGCTCGCTCCACCGGGCGTCGACGCGCGCGCACAGGCGCACAAAGGCCTCGGCGTCGAGCGTGCCCTTCATGCGGTTGCAGCGCGAACAGCACGGCGCGATATTTCGGCGCGTGTACCCGAGCGCATTATTGATGCGGTCCAGGCCGAGCGGACGATCGGGCTCGGCGGACCGTCGGCAGTAGGCGCAGGCCGTTGCCGTCGTGAGGGCGTCAAAGCACGCGCGTCCCACGGCAAAGCGCAGGCCCAGGCGTCGCGCCCGATGACGGTACCGCGCATAGCCCGCGCCGCGTCGCGTGTCTTCGTCGTCAAACGTATGGGCCGACGCGTCGTCGCCCACAGGGTTGTCGTCGCGATGGCCACGATCGTCGTCGACGACGGTGCGGTCGACGCTGCGGGCGCGTGACACGCGCGCACACGCCACGACGAAATCGTGCGCCGTCACCGTGCCCTTCATGCGATTGCAGTCCCAACAGCACGCCACCACGTTGGACCGCCGGTACCCGACGTTGTTGTCGACGCGATCCAGGCCGCTGGCGCGCACGGCGGGCTCGCATCCGCAGTACACGCACGGCGTGCTCATGAGAGCGACGGCGCATGCGGCGTCGAGCGCCACGACGATACCGCGGCGTGCGGCCTCGCGCACCGTCAGCCGCCACCTGTACTTGGGACCGGCATGGTAGCGCTCCTGGGCGGCTACCACGCGCGCCGTCTTGGACGACGCCGAGCGCCTGCCGCTGGCAGGGCGCGCATCGGTGGCACCTGCCACGCCCGGATGACGCTGTCGGTGCGGCCCACCGCCGCTCTCGGCGTTTGTACAGCATTTGGCACACGGACGCCTCGACGCCGAGGCCTCGGTGACGTCCATGCGGTCGAGCGGCAGAGCCCGCGCTCCCGTGCGCGCGCGCCTCTTTGAGGCGCACTCGCGCGACGCGTGGTAGTACCGGCCGTAGGGCGTCACATAGGCCGCTGCCGCCGCCTTTTTGGCGTTCTTTTTTGCCGGCATGCCCCTTGCGTCTGCCCGCGCCGCCGTGTCGTCGTGGCGCTGCGCCGCCTTTGCCTGTTGGCGGCCCGCATTTTTCGTCCCTTTTTTTCTTTTGTTGGCGCCTCCGCGCCTGCCTCCCGCGTCCTCCTCGTGCTTGTCTTTTTGCGTGTACCTTTGGGCTTCCTTTTTCTATTTTCGCTCTTCTTCCACCGCCTCTTTGCCGTCGGCGCCGACGACAAAGATGTTGGTCTTTCCCTTTTCTTTGTCTGTTTTCTTTCCCTTTTTTTTTTATTACGCCCGGCCTGTTCTGGCTCTGTTTGGCCACACAAGGGGGAAGCAAAAGGGCGGCCTGTTGGGGCAGAGGCGGCTCTACAAAAAAAAAAGAGAAAAGGACTCGCGGGCCGCCCAACGGGACCGAGAAGGGGGGCGGTGATCACGGATAGCCCGCGGGCGACCGCAAGAGGCCGCAAGAGGCCATCTCCCAGAGGGCCTCGCGCGTCACAAGCCTCTCGGCGGGCACCCAGTAGATGCCCTTGTCCAGGTAGCGCTCGTCAAAGACGGCGCCCGCCGGAATGAACCCGTCAAAGCGCAGCACGGGCGCGGCCAGGTCGTCCGCGTCGATCGGCTTGCCGCGCACATAGTTGACATAGACAAAGAGCGCGTAGAGGTCGGGCGGGTTCTTGCTCTTGTGCGGCTGCACGCGCAGTTTGCCCCTGTCGGCGCTGCTCACCTTGACGTCAAAGGTCCACCCCTCGGGCTGGAGCGTCCCGTCAAAGGCCTTCTCGGTCAGCGCGCTGCGGCAGGTCGTGTCGAACAGGTGGCGCGTCGGCAGGCCGAACAGATAGGCAAGCATAAACTCGCCAAAGTAGCCCTGGGCCGAGATGTCGTAGGACGTGCGGTCCTGCATCTCGCGCCGATCGACCACGCCCGCCTTTCGGTTCGTCTCCTGGACCCGGCGCGCAATGTCGCGCGCGGCCTGCATGTACTCGGCCGGCAGCGTGTGCACGCTGCGCAGCGGCACGGTCGCTGCCGCCACCGCCATGGTCGCACGTGTCCAGTGTCGCCCGCCAGACTGCAGGCGCGGTCGTGCGGTGCTCTCGGCCGTCCAGGGTGCGCGGCGTCGCGGCGTCTTGGCCTTGTCGGCGCGCGGCGAGATGCCATCGTGCTCTGTCATCGTCCGTGTGGCAGGATGCATCGTCCGAGTCTTTTTCTGTTTGGACGCCTTTGTTGACGTCCTCGGGCTCGCTGTCTTTTTGCGACCTCTTTGCCCGCCGGTGCGCGCCACATGGCACGAAAAAAAGAAGAGGCGGCGGCGAGAAAAAAAAACACAAAAGACAAGGGACGCCCTTTTTTTGCGTGGTTGTTTGCCTCCCTGGCCTGTGTCGCCACGGGGGAAGGAATGAATGGGCGGTGCCCGAATGAGATGAGGCAGAAAAAAATTAAAAAAAAAAGAAGAAAAAAAGAGGCGGCCGGCGCAGCGGATAGAGAAAAGGAAAAAAAAGAGAAAACGCCGCGAGGGGACGCGAACCGACTGCGCCAGAGCGCGACACTGCGCCGATCGAGTGGCCTCTCTTTTCTTTTGCCTTTTTTAGGCATGCCCCTCTAATGCGCCCGTCGCCCATGAGACTTTTGGTCGGACATGGCGACGGACCACGGACACGCACCACAAACACATGCACACATGCACACACACACACACAGAAACAGGAGCGCCAACAAGAGGCACCACAAAAGAAAAAAAAGGGCGAAAGAATTCTTTTTCCTTTCTGTCGCCATTGTCAAAGGAGGCGGTGGAAAAAAGAAAACAATTGTAGAAAAAAAAAAAGAATGGGAAGATAAAGAGATGACAGAGAAATGCCATGGGCGCGGCACGCAGGACCTAGGCGACGGCGGCATCGGGGTTTCTCGGGGCCTGCACCATCTCGACGCGGTATTGCGTGTTGCCGTGCGCGATCGAGATGGGCATGTCCTTGCCCAGGGTGACGTAGATGGTGCCGCGGATGCCCTTGAGAAAGCCCATCATCTTCTTGACGTCGTAGACGTTGGCGTAGCACTGTTCGAGCGTGCCCTCCAACTCGGTCGACATGGACGCGTCGGCGTCGGCGCCCACCGCGTAGGAGCGCGGGGTCGACGCTGCCGAGTCGGCCGGCGACGGCTGCGGCGTGCCCGATGGCGCGGTCGACGACGACGACGACGCGCCGGCGTCCTCTTGCGGCTCGGGCTCCCACGGGCCGGTCGCGTAAAAGGGCTTGGAGTAGGACCCGGTGCCCTTGACGCTGACGACGAGCACGGCGTGCCGCACGGCCGCCGGCCGGCCGCCGCGCAACTGCTCGCGCGGCTGCTTGACGGTAAAGGTCACGTCGTCGGCGGACATGCACGCCGCCGGCGCGATGGCGTTGCGCAAGAGTTCGGCGCTAAAGGAAAAGAGAGTGTCGTGGGCACAGTCCATCTCGACGATCCAGCGCGTCGGGTCGGCGTCGTCATCGATGACCGACGCCGCCGCCACCGCGCCGCCTCCACCATCCTCGGCCGCGCCCGAAACATCAGACGTCTCGGCAATGACCGTGGGCACGCACGCCATGTCCTGGCGCTTGCTCGACGGGCCGTCGTAGCAGCCAAAGACGATCTCGTCGCGCCGGGCGCTCTTGACCACGCGCAGGCTCATGGTCTTGGGGATGGCGCCCAGACACGCCTTCATGACCTTGGTGTGCACGTGGAAGCGCGTCATGCGCTCGACGACGACGCCCTCGGCGTCCTCGATGCGGTTCTGCAGGCCGCCGTAGGTGGAGACGGCGCCGGCGCTCACATAGGCCGTGTCGCACGAGAACTGGGCGCGCACATAGCACGTCTGGCTCTTTTCCATGCCCGAGATGCGCACGCCGCAAAAGGCGCCGCGATTGTCAATGATGAGCGGCAGCCGGTCGTCGAGCAGCGTCGACACCGACTCGATCATCTCGCGAAAGACCGCCGGCTGGCCGATGACCAGGTAAAAGTCGATGAGGTCGCCGACGCCCTCCTCCAACTCGGCGGTGCGGCTGTTGGTGGCCGACGCCACCAGTTGCAGCAACTGCGCCCGGTAGGCCGGATCGTCCTCGACGTCGGAGCCGCCCGCGCGCAGCACCGAACCGTCGGGCGCCAGGATGTCGCCGCGCGCTCGCTTGGACCGCGGCGCCGACGTCAGGCTGCGCCCCGAGTCGGACGCGACGTCGCTGTCATAGTCGCTATGCGCGTCGTTGCCTCGGCCGATGACGCAGTCGATCACCTGGTCGATCTCGTCGATCGGGCGCTTGTTGGGTCGCGCGCGTCCTTGCGCGCTGGCGGCCGTCGCCGAGTGAGATGCGTCCGTGTCCATGGTGGTAGTAGTGGTTGTGGTAGTGGTAGTGGTCGTCGTCGATGGCGGTCGTCTTGCGTGCGCGATGCGAGCAAAAACGGCGAGAGCGCACAAAAAAGAAAGAAAGAAAGAGCGGAAAGCGAGGCACGCAGGACGCGGCGGTGTGGCTCCTTTCGTGTGCGTCTGCTCCGCGGTGGCTGGTGCGTTGGGCGGTGGAAAAAAAAGGCGGCGTGCGTCGGGCTCGGTGGAGCCTTGGATTTGGGTTTTTGTTCGGGGGGGGGGTACGGGGCACGCTTTCGCCTCTTGACGGTTTATGCGCGTGCGTGCGGGCTCGCGTATATGTTTGTTTGGAGGGCGTGAGAGCGCGGTGATGCGACGGCAACAACAACAAGGGGCGCGCACGGGGCCTCAAAAAGACGCCCCCTCCCTCATGCGCGCCCGGCCGGAGCGCGAAAAAAAAAAGTCCACCGGCGCGCAGTCACGCAGAGAGGAAAAAGAAAGAGGCGCGACATGCTGTCCTTTTTTCTTTTTGGCTCGCCCATTGGTTGACCTTTTTTGTTGCTTTTCTAGCGCATTTCTTGTTGCCATGTCGACACCGGTGCCTGTGTTGGGGCGGGGCGGGAGAGCGGCGATTGGCCGAGCCACGGACATGCAAACAAAAAAAGAGAGACAAAACAAAAGCGAGCGCTCTGCCGGCACGGTCCCCCTCGGGCCGGCACACACACGCGCACAGCCTGCCGAGGTCTGCGGGGCCCCCCTTGTTTTTTCCGATCAATCTTTTTTTTTCCCTCCCGACGACACGCCCTCCTTTCCCGCTGCGGCTGGCCGTCGTCGTCACCGCCGCTGGTGCCGGATGGGGACGTGCGAGCGGCCGGGCTGCTAGTAGCGTCTGTTGTTGTTGAGAGCGCCGACGATGCCGATGATCACCAGGATGAGGATGAGCGCCACGGCGGCGATCAGTATCCACATGCACGGCGACAGTCCCATCCAGCGCTTGCGCGCCAGCCAGTCATCGGCGCGGTAGGCGATCGGCGCGCCCTCGCCGTCGGTGCTGTAGGTGCGAGTCTCGTAGGTGGTCGTCGTGGTGGCCATGGCCTTCTTTTTCTTCTTGTGAGTTTCTGTTGGGTTGTTTTTTCTTTTGCTCGCGCTCTTTTCTCCGGCAGCGAGGACAATCGGACGGGCTCGCAAGAAGAAGAAAAAAAGAAAAGGAGGACGGACGGGCGAGCGGTGGCGCTTTCCCCCATGGCGGCGCTCGCTTTCGACGCTCGCCTGTCCATCGCGTGGCCCGCGGCACTGTCTGGCGCCCACTCGAACCGCGCGCCTCTCTCTTTCTCTTTGTGTTGTCGGCGTCTCTGTGTTTGACTGTGTACGTTGCCGCCGCCGAGCAAGCGGCGCCCACGCGGTCGCACATGCGAGCGCGTCCGGGACCACTCTGAGCCGCACGACGCACAAAACACACACACACACACACACACACACAGACTCGTGCCATTGCCAGACGCCCCCAATCTCCCCAACGAGGCGTCTCTGTCCCTTTTCTCTCTTTCTTTGTATTCCCTTTGTTTTGATTTTGTTTGGCCGTTTTGTTTCTCTTTCACGGACCGGAAAGCAGGACGGGTCCGGCCGGCACCTCGACGAGCACGGCGCGTGCGTCGGGTCCGCGAGGCAAGTAGGCGGCCATATAGGCGCCGGCGTCGCCCCTGCCCGTGCGCGCTGCCTCGTACAGCGCGTCCAGTGCGTCGAGGGGACCGTGGCGGCTCACGGCCCCCGGCGCCGGCCGACCGCCGCCTTCGCCGGGGATGTCATAGCCGAGGGTGTCGCGCAATAGCGCGATCGGCGGCGGCACGCGTCCGATCCACCGCATGCAAGCGTCGGCCATCGTCGCCACGAGCGTGTGCGCGTCGTAGCCGGGCACGAACCGGGGCTCGATGCCAAAGGCGCGGCGCTCGTCGAGGCGCTGCCCCAGCGTGACAATGGCCTCGACCTGCGCGTCGGTCAGCGCGGCCGATGCCTCTGCGGATGCCTCTACGGGCGAGGATCCCGCGCCCAGGGCGCGCTCGCGTGCCGCGTTATAGGCCGCTCGCGCGGCAGCGGCACGTCGATCGAGGGCTGCGGCAGCGCGCTCCGATGAGCGCTCCGTGCCCACGGCGACGGTCGTGACGAGCGACGCGTGTGCGCTGCCGGTGCCGCTGGTGCCAGCGCGCAACGGCTCCAGGCGCGCGACGCGATAGGCCGCGGCCATGCCCATATCGGCCACCTTGGCGAGCCACCCGCGGTTGGGGAGGACAAACACGCCCGCTTCGCCGTCTCGCAGCGTGCCTCGGGGCGCGCCATTGATAACGCTGCCCGCGCTGCCGGTCGCCGGGGCCGGTGGAGGACCGGCAGACGAGGGCCACGCGAGCACAAAGGCCGACGCGGCGGCCGTGTCGGCGCCGCGAAAGTAGCGCGCGCCGCGCGTCAACACCTTGAGCAAGAGATTGGCCGGACGCACGTCGAGCACGTTGAGTCCGAACGCCGCCTGCATGATGGCCAGCGTATGCAGCACCGACACGCAGACCTCGACGGCGGCCGATTCGATGCGCCGCGCGCGCCCGGCGAGCCCGCCCGCCGGGCGACCCTCGACAATGTCGAGAAACAGGGGCAGGCGCTCGACGGTGGAGACATAGCCGCCGCCGCCCGCGTCGACGCCCAGGCGTTCCTGCACGAGGCACAGCGCACGCTGCGACGCAGGCCCCGGACAGACAAAGGCGCGCACTTGGACGACAACGCCGGGCGTGATGCCGTCGGCAAAGAGCCCGCCGGCCAGGGCCGACAGCAGGGCCTCGGCCTCGACTTCGATCGGACACGCGTAATCGCCGCGGCGCCGGTCCCAACACGGGAGCGCGGCCATAAAGGGTCCAACCTGCGCGGTGACGCCGGGCGCCGCGATCGCGCTCGTCGGAATCTTGATGGCCAGCGGCGCGTCGAGCCCGACAAATCCGGGCATGTCAGAGGCCGCGGCCGGCCACACGAGCGCGTAGACGCGTGCGTTGGTGCCGGCCCCGAGCAGCCGCCCGTAGGCGGTGCCGCCAATGTCTGCGCCGGTGGCGATCGCCTTGCCGCGCGCCGTCTCGACCGACTCGACCGGACAATAGGCGTCGTTGGCTTCGGGACCCAGCAGCAGCGCCGTGGTGCCATCGTCGGCCGTTTGCGGTCGCTGCACGGCGGCAACCAGCATGGCCGTCTGCGACCGGGATTCGCGCGCGCCTGCAGTCCGCGACGCGCGCCGCGTGGGCGTCGGCAGCGGCACAAAAGCCATGCGCCCCATGGCCTGCGTGAGTGCGTCGACGCCCGTGGTCGGGCCGCCGAACCTCGCTGTTGTACCGAGGGCGGGCGGTACCCGCCACCGCGGTACGCGCCGTTGCGTTGGCAGCGCCGGTTGCTGTTGCATCGTTGGGGCGGGCTCGATTTGATCGTACGCCTTTTTCTCGCTCTCTGTCTTCCCGTGTGTCTTTTTTTTCCTTCTTTTCCTTCTTCTTCTTCTTCTTCTTCTTTGGGCGAGGCGAGACGCTGCCCACGACGGGTACCCTGTTGTAAAGAATTACAGAGACAAGGGCGCCTTGTCCGTGGGGCGACACAAGGTCGCCGTCTCGCGGCGCAGCGCACACGACCGCTCGGCAAGCAAAAGGGGGTCTTTGCTCCCTTGCGTCCTCCCCCTTCCCCCTCCCCTTGCGTGCGTGCGCGCGCGCCGGGGACAACGGGGGCCGGTGGACACAATTACGCAAAAAAAACAACAAAAAAGAAAATGGCATAAAAAAAGAGGGAAAGGAAAGAAATCGTAAAGAGCCGTGCATCTGCTGAAAAAAAGGGCGTATGATTTTCCCCTCGCGCAGAGCCTTTTCTTTCTTTATTTTTTTCCCTGCCGTTCTTGCCGTTGTTGGTCGGGACCGGGGCGCGCGCCCTTTTTTTTCTGCCGGGTCCGCTGCAGGCCCAAAGACGCCGCATAAAAGAAGAAAAGCGACAAGCATGCGCTGGCCGTCTGCCCATCGCGGCTCGACGATCGCCGCGGCGGCCGCCGGCATCGCGGTGGCGCTGGCCATCATCGCCATCGTCGTGTGGGCGCTGGCCCTACGCGCCCAAGCCCGACGCTCTGTGCTGGTGCGCAAACGGTACGGCGAGCGGCGGGCGACCTGTCCCGAGGTCCACTTTGACGCGCCGTTGGGAGAGCGCTTCTGCGCCGATGCACTTGCGCGCCTGCCGCCGCCGGATCATCCGCACCCGACGGCCGCCTTTGGTGCCGACCCGTTTTGGTCCGAGGCCCTCGAATGGATGGCCGACCGCGTGGGCGGAGTCGCCCGACGCCGCCTCTACTGGACCGAGGCGCGGACAATGCCCGCCGCCAAGGTCGCTGCCACGGCCGACGGACCCTGTGCGCTCGTCATCGATCCCGTCGCCGGTCGAGTCACGGCCACGACGCGCCGTCCGCTGACGACGCCCGTCAGTGCCGACCTCGTCGTCATCGTTCTCCTCGAGGGACAGCCCCGCGCGATAGCCCGGTGCGACGCGATGGCCCGCGCCTGATGCCGGTTAATGGCCCGTTCTTTCCATTTTCATCCAATCCCAATTCTTGAACCGTATTTTCTGGATTTTTGTTGGTATGAAATTGGAAGAATGGGCACACACACGGAGGCGCAAAAAGTCGCAAACACGACCGTAGGGACCGACGCATTTTGTTGTTGTTGATGGAGTGCTCTTTTTCGGTCGGTCCGTTCATGGCACAAAGGGCGACAAAGCGCCCGCGACCCAAAAGGACTACACACAGCCCAAGAAAAAAGATGGGGGGGGGGCAGATCAAACCGCGGCGCTGACTGCCCGCAAAGAGAATCTTGGCGCGAGCGGCGTCGGCACACACACACAACCAGAAGAGAGAGAGAGAGAGAAAGAAAAAGAAAAAAAGGGGTCACCAGAGGAGATGCGCCGATCCTTTCGGCATCTCTCTTGCGCATTGTTGTGGGCTCGCCGACCACCTGGCCACATCGCCATTCCTTTTTTTTTCTTTCTTGTTACTGTTGTTTATTTTGTCGGCGTGCGTCGGCGCACTGCTGGCGCACGCTCGGGAGAAGAGGGAAACAATATCACGCCCATACCGCGACAGGCAAGAGAGAGAGAGAGAGAGAAAAAAGACGCCAACAACACTGCCAAAATCAAGGCGACAATGGCGGTGATGGCGGCGGCGGTAGTAGCGGTGACGAAAAGGCCGGCGGTGAGACAAACGGCAGCGGCTCGCAGGGAAACTGCTCGTCGAGCCACTGCCAAAAGGACTCGTCTTGAGCGGCCTTGTCGAGGCCGCTGTCGCCTACAGAGTGGCCAGCGGTGCGGCACGGCGCTGTGGCGTCCAGGGGGTCATGCGGCTGTGGTAGAAAAGGGTCGCCATCGTCGTCGCCCCAACCGGCGACCACGGACAGAGTGGGTGTGCTCTGTTTTCTCGACGAGGAGACGCGCTCGACACACAGCGTACTGCCTCTGTCGCCGGCCTCGTCCGCTGTCGCACAGGGAGCAGATCGGCAGGCCATTGCCATTGTCGTCGATGCGCGATCGCCGCTGAGGGGGTCAAGGCCTGCAACAGTGACGCTGGGACCGGCGTCAAGGCCGAGCGGTGCGGTGGCGGCGGCACGGGCGGGCGCAGCCACGACAAAGGCCACGGCCCCGATGGCGCTGCGTTGCCACGCGCCGACTGAGCGCTCTGGCCCCCATGCCGTGCAGAGCCATGCCGCCGACGGGCATCCGCACAGAATGGGTGCACCGTGTTTGGCGCAGGATGGCGTCTCTTGTGGTATTGGTGCGGCGATTTGCTGTCGCCCTAGTGGCATAGGAGCCGCCATGGGCAGGTCTGGTTGCCACGGCAAGGCGTCGAGGGCCAGGACCAGGCGATCGGTATCGACCTGCTCGCACGACGCGGCGTCGTCGGTGCCCGCGTGGGCGTCGTCGGTGCCCGCGTGGGCGTCGTCGGTGATGGTTACGGCCGTGGCATACAGCATCGCCCACGAGAGGCGTGCGCGCAGGTCGTCGGAGCGCCGTATCCAGGCGTGCATCTCGATGGGGGCCGCGCCCAACAGGTCGGCCGGCGCGGCGGTCGCGGCCAAGTAGGCATAGACGGCGTCGAGAGCAGCGTCGGGCGGCGCGAATCGGCGCGGGTGCCAGCGCGCTACATTCACCTGCGACAGTGCACACGCTGCGAGCCACCGGCGCGCGGCGGCGTGCGCATCGTCGGACCCAAAGCCGGCGCGTCTCGTGGCGACGAGCGCCTCCACCGAGCGGTACTCGCGCGTCGAGCCCGTACGTCCGGCAACGGTGATACGGCCGCCGCCGGCAAAGTAGCGCCCGAGCGTGTGCGCCAACGGACCGACGACATTGCGGCACACGGGACCCGTCGAGCGCAGGCACGCGAGGCTAAAGGCGACCCGGGCCGCCGTGGCCGCGTCGACGGCGCCCGGCGGCAGGCGCATCGCGAACCCGTGCGGAAGCATCGGGCTGTAGGCGACGGCGCCCTCGGGACTCGGCGGCCCGACGCCTCGCGTTTGTTGAGCCGCATCGTCTGGCCGCCGTCTCTTGGTGCCGGTGCGCGGACGCGACGCGTCAATGAGAATCGGCGTGTCGGGCGAGGCGCCCGGCGGGGTGACGGGTTCGTGGCGCGCTACGGGCCGAGTGTGGGCCATAACACCGACCCAAAGAGACGCGGATGGAGAGAGACGCGCGTGCGACAGCGACCAGGGGAAGGCGGCAAAAAAAAAAAGAGGCAGCGCAATCCGCCGTGATGACGGAGAGAAAAAGGAGGAGAAAGGCCAAAAAGAGGGCTGGCGTGGTGTACGGAATGCGCCAGGAATGGCAGAGGACCGACGAATGAAAGGAAAGACGGCAGGGAGACAAAGGCGGTAAAAAAAAAAGACAAGCGCACTGTGCCGCAGACGGCCGGTGGAGATAGCGCGCCGTACACGACCGACGGCAAGGCGAGTCACCCCACAAAAAAAAAAAAGAAAGACGCCAAAGGCCAATAGCGCAGCGAAAAAGACACGAACCCCATTGGCCACACAAATCATTTTTCCTTTTCTCTTTCTTTGTTCTTTCTTTTTTCTTTTTTTATTTTTCTTCTCAACAAAAAGCAAAGAGAGGCCTGCGTCGGGCCACACAAAGACCGCCCAAAGACGCCGCGGCCTTTTTCTTTTGGGTTCCCGGTCGGCAACAAGGTCGTCCTCTGTCGCGTCCTTTGTTTGTCCCTCGGCCTGGACGGGCCGTGCCACCCGGTCAGAATGCAACGCCGTCGCTCGCCGCATACCGTGCCGTCTCGTCGCCGCGCCGTCGCCCGCGAGCGCCGGTCGGCGCGCGGCGCCCGTGAGGCGCGACGACGGCACGATAGCCGTCGCCCTTGGCCGTCTTGGCCTGCACGTGACTCGACACGAAAAAGTCGCGCACGGCGCCCGGCGCCACGACGCCGTCAAAGGCGTGTGCCATGAACCACCGGCCGATGCGGTCGGCGAGCGCGCCGTCGTCGTCGTCGAGCCACACCTCGACGCGCATGCTGCTCACGCGGTCGACGAGGCGCGCGCCGGTGATGTGGTCCGAATCGTCGCCCGTCTGTTCGCCCACGAGCGCCAGCACGACCCGCTCCCACACGGCATCGGCCTGCCGCGGCCCAAAGGCGCCCTTGAACACGACGCTGGCCCCCATGGCGTTGCGCACGTGCTCCCACTCGGGCAGCACGTTGGCGTCGAAAAAGGAGATGCCCTCGATGGCGCTCGCCGCGCCGTCGCGGATGCGCTCGCGGTTGGTGCCAAAGAGGGCGCTCGCCGCCGGCAGATTGTTCTGGTGGCGCCAAAAGGACTCGACGGTGTCCACGGGCGTCTTGGCCATGGGCTCCCATGTGCCCGCGTAGGACGAGCCGTCATAGCACGGACGGTGCACCCACCACTGCCACCGACGGTGGAGCGGGTGGCGGTCGCCGCAGGGCGGCACCGGGCCGGGCAGAGGCGCCGCCATCGCGGCCGGCGGCGCGCCCATGGGCCGGAGCGAGATCGTCTCGGCGTCGCATTCGAGCAGCCCGCTCGCCGCCGGCCTGCTTCGTTCTCCCTTTTTGTCTCGTTGTTGTTGTTGTTGCATCATCATCGTCGTCATCGCTGCCGGTCGCTGTTGTCTGTCTATCGGCCCAGAGGGTTTCTCTTCTATTTTTTTTCTATTTTTCGATTCTCGGGCAGAAGCGAAAGGGAAAAAAAGAGCAACGCCGGCGCCAAGGTTCCCTTTTCCGGTTTTCTTTCTTTTCTTTTTTCGCTTGCCTGCTCCTCGGTCAAAGGGCTTTTTTTTTCGCTGCGCCACGAGCACACAAAAAATGCACACGCGCCGACGACACCCTGCGCAGAGACGGCCTCTCTTGGTTTTCCTTGTGCTCCTCTGGTTTTTTCGGCACTCTGTCGTCGCGCGCACGGCACGCGTCCGCCGTTCGCAAGGAGGAGCGGTGCGCCCTCGCCGCCGCTCGCTCTCCCCCTCGCCCCCGATAATAGGCCCTTTTGGTTGATCTCTTTTTTGCGATATTGACGGCTTCCATTGCGCATGTCGCGTGCACACAACGGCATATCACGATTGTGTGTTGTTTCTTTTTTCCCCCCTTTTCTTTGCTAGAACCGACAAGACCCACCGGCCCTCATTAAAAATGCTCAGAGTGGGCAAACCGAGACGCAGGCGCGATGGCGGAAGCGGAAGAGGGGCGGGAAGGCGAGAGATTGACGACAAAAAGACGATGTCGGATCAGGCCGCGTGCGCACGCGTCGGAGCCGCCCACTGGATCGCGCATCATTGGGCCATCATCACATAGTTGCCATTGTTGGGGCCGCCGCCAATGTTGACGTTGCCGTTGATGGGGTTGGTGCCCTGGAGGGCCGACGCGGCGGCAGCCACCGAAGCCCGACCGCGCGCAATGTCGTGGGCGGCCGCGGCCGCATTGATGGGTACGGCGGGCGGAGGCCCCGCGGCCGACGCGCCCGACGCCGGGTCGCACGGGGACCAATCGGCACCGCCCTTGCGCGGTGCCGCCCACGTGCGCCCCATGGCGTCGTTGGTCCACACGACATCCACGGTCTGGTCCCAGCAGGCGACTGTGGTCGCCGCGGGGCCGCCGCCGCCGTCGATGGGATAGGCCGCCGCTGGGTCGACGCTGCCGTCGAGCGGACCCACGTGCCACCAGCGCCCCTCGGAACCGCACTCCCACAGGCGGCCGTCGTCGTCGGCCAGGCGCACGGCGCCCGCGCTCGGCTCCACGACATAGGTGACCCCATTCACAGACACGCTCTGGAGCCCGGCACCGGCCTCCCACCGGCAGTGCATCATGATGGGCACGAGGGCGACGGCGGTCACGTCGTCGGCCTGCGCGGGCATCGTCGCGGGCGCGGGAGGCGACGCGGGCACGCGCGCTCCTCCGGGACCGCCCATGTCTGGGCTCCACGCCGGCAGGGGCAGCGGGACCTGCTGCGCCTGTTGCTGCCCCAACAGGCCATGAGGCGCGACGGGCGGCGTGACAGGCGGTGTGACGGGCGGTGTAATAGGCGGTGTAATAGGCGGTGTAATGGGCAGCACGCCGGGCGCCGCGCACACTTCGGTGCGCGTGTCGATGCACGCGCGGCGCGACGGGCACCAGGCCTGGCCCGGCTGCGTGCACGAGACGGGCATCTGCTCGCACCGGCCGCGGTTGCAGCGGGATGCGCATGGCACGTCGGCGCGCGGACACAGCCCCGCGCAGTCGCTGTCGCCCGTGCAGCGGTCCTTGAGCCACACCCAGAGCATGAGCACGAGGAGGATGATGGCCGCGGCCAGCACGAGCCCGATGGCGGCCCATCTCTGGCGCGACAGCACCTCGTTGGTGCGCTCGGCCGCTTGGAAGGTGGCCAGCGGCACGACGGCACCCGGTGCCACCACCGCCGCTGTCCTCGTCATCGTCGTCGTTGTTGTCGGCACCGCAGTTGTTGCGGGCGCCGCGACCACAACGGTGGGCGCCACCGCCGGACCGGCATAGCGCACGGCCGAGCACGAGGTCGTCCACGGCCGCTGCTGTTGCCACAGTGCTGCCATGTCGCTGTCGTCGGCTTCGCTCTTTCTTTGTCTTTTCTTCTTGTTTGATGGCCGAGGTTTCCCTTTCCCTTGGTCGGCCGCGGCACGGGCCTATTCCTGGTTTTCCTGCTTCTTCTACTACTTTTTCTTCCGGTGCGATGTGGGCGACGCGATCAGTGTCCTTGCGGGTGGTCGGCCAGAGAGAGAGAGAGGCGTCAGGCAAGTCTTTTTTGTTGTTGTTGTTGCGTAGCGGCGGGCCTCCTTTCTCCTAGGGATCTTTCCCTCGGAGCGCACGACGCCTCGACCGGCGCCATCGCGACCCGACGCCGAGCCGTGAACCGCGCGCCGCCGCCGCCACCACGCCGGTCACATTTTCCCCCCTCATTCCCGTTGCTGCTGCCTGCGCGCCCTGACGGCAACCCCGTGATATGCCCCCCGGCCACGCCCCTTTCGCAATGCCATCCTTTTCCTCTTCTTTTTTTTTCCAATCCTTTTTTCTTTTTCCCTTGTGCGAGTCGCGCCAGAAAGGGAATCGAGAGAGCGAAAACAAAGGAAAAAAACAGAGACTATCTGGCGTGTGCGGCAAGGGACAAGGTCGGCGCGCGTGCGCGCGCGATGGCCTAGACGAAATACCACGGCCATGGCCGGTGTCGCGTGACCCGCGTCCATGTGACGCTTGGGTTTGCGTTGTCGCCGTCGCCGGCGGCGTCCAGCGCCAGCACCATGGCGACCTCGCGCGCGTCGACGGGCACGACAAACGGCCGCTCGGCACTCCAGGCCGGCGCCACCTCGCGCACGCACAAATCGCGCGCCACAAGCGCGCTCAGCACATTTCGTCGGTTGCCGCCGTCCGTGTCGTCGCCGTGGTCGGCGAGCCTCGTCTGGTCGACAATGTCGGTCCACTGGTCGTCGCCCGGGCGGCGCGTCCACGCGCCCGGCCGGATCGACTTGCACGCGGCGCATTGCGTCACGGCAAGGGCATAGGCCGTGCGCGCCCGGTTGTCGGAGAAGCACGCGGGATCGTCGACGCCATAGGCCTCGCCGCACATGGCGCAGGCGGCAACGACCGGCATGGCGTGCGCGAGGGGGTGAGCGACGCGTGCGCTGCCGCGCGGTAGGACGAACCGGCCCACGACGACGGCGTCTGGTGCCGAAAGCGGGCGCGCCACGTGCAGATGAGAAACGTTGCGGGAGCGAAAAAGGAAAAGAAAAAAAGAAAGAGATCAGCCGGGACAGACAGGAAAACAGAAAAGAGAGAAAGAAAGAAAAAAAGGCGCGGAACCGGGAGAGGGGGCGAGCCTCCTCTGGCCGCGCGACGTCTTTTCTTTTTTTTTGTCTTCTTCTGGCATCTTCTTCTTCTTTGGGGAGGGGGGGGGTAGGGCGCAACGTACCGCGGTTGAGATCGCGCGCGACAGACACGTACACGAGGAGCACTACAGCGGCCGCCTGCACACCCAGCGCCACGGCATCCGTGGTCCACGTGCGGGTCTCGCCGGCGGCACGCGCTGCCGGCGACATGGCCGCGAGCAGCGCGCCCAAAAAGAGCGCCATCGCCACGCGCACGCCCATGGTCTTGATTGCGCTCTGGAAAAGGGATGATACCGACGCCATGGCGTGGAGCGGCGTCCTCGTCTTTGTCCGCTGGTGTGCTTGCCTGTAGAGGACGCCAAAAAAAGGGGTGAAAGCCGACGCCGGCGACGTAGCCTCGGGGCCGCTCGGGCGCCGCGCGTGCGCCTTTTCGCTGTTTGATTCGTTTTTTTCCTTTTTCTTTTTGCACCGCCGCGCGCTCTATACTTTTTTGTTGCCCTCGCGAAAAAATGCCAGAGAAAAAAAAAGAGCAGACGCCCGGCTCTACAAACAAGGACCTTTTTAGAGAAGAAAATTCAAATAAAAAGGGAAGCCGCCAGAGAGCGAGAGAGAGAGAGAGAGAGGCAACGGCGCGCGCTCTCGACGAGAGGAAAGAAAAGGCGGGGATAAGGGGGCCTAGAAGAGTGCCGCGCGGTCATCAAACGGCGCTGCCGCGTCCTCGATCATCATGTCGCCGACGTCGGCTCCGGTGGTAGCCACGTTGTCGTCCATGGCACGGCCGTCGTTGTTATCGTTGTTGTCGTCGTCCAAACCGTAGGCGACGCCCGTGGCACCGTCGTCGTAGGCGTCGGATGCGCCCCAAGACGGCGACGGCAGCGAGATGACCGTCGCGCCGGCGCCGTTGGCGCCGAGCGGTCGCACCACCGGGAGGGGCACGCTGTCCGTATCGTGGCGCGGGTTCGCGATGAGGCCCACGCCGACGACCCACTGACCGGTGACTTGCTCGCCGTCCCAGCCGCGCGGCCCGCCCGCCACCGTGACCGAATACTCTTCAAAGACCGACTCGTAGTGGTCGGGCACAAACTTGGGCGGGCGGCCAAAGTTGTTGCGCGCGAGCCACTCCTTGTAGTGCCGCTGGAACTCCTTGAGGTAGATGTAGCGGTCGGGGCCAAACTCGACGGTCTCGGGGTCGGTGAGGAAGCCCACGAGCGGGTTGATCTGGGCCTTGAGCCGGCGCTGCGTGTTGGTAAAGTAGGCCGGCAGCACGTCCCAGATGTCCCGGTCGCCGTACTCGACGCACGCGTGGCGGTAGGCCAGGTTGCACTTGAGCAGCAGGAGGGGCATCTCCAGGGCGATCTTGTCCGACAGGCGCGGGTCGACCTTCTTGTTGTTGGCCGTGTCCTTGACCTTGCGCAGAAACTCCCACATGACGAAGCGCCGCGTCATCGAGCCCTGCGCGTCGACCCAGCCGCCAGTCTGGTTGCCGACAAAGAAGCCGGGCGCCTTCCACGTGCGCGTCTCGACCAACTTGAACTTGCGGTTGACGGCCACGTCCTCGCCCGAGATCATCGACTGGAGGTCGCCCTGCGAGAGGCCAAAGTCCTCGCGCACCTCGCTGCACACAAAGATGAGGCAGTCGAGCAGGCTCTCCAGGGCAAACTTTTCCTGGCAGTTGGCCGACAGCGTGGCGACGTCGGCCTTGGGGTAGAAGCCCTGGATGACCTTGACGATGGTCGACTTGCCGCTGCCGGCGATGCCCTTGATAAAGGCCATCACCTGCCACTGGTCGATCTCGTTGACGTCGTAGAGCATGCGCCCGATCATGACGTAGAGCCACTTGCACACGACGGCGCGCTCCTCGCCGGGCGCGCCCAGTTCCTGGTAGTCGAGCACCTGCTGAAAGTGCGGCGTCGCGATGTCCTCGTACCAGTCGTCGCTCACGTCGGCAAACTGCTCGGGAAAGGGCATGTCAAAGAACTTGCACGCCACGACGTGGCGGTCGATGTGGTTGCGCACGCCCGTCGCCGGGTCGACGTAGGGCGTGTAGGCCAGCGTGTAGCAGTCGTAGATGCCCGTCGTAAAGGCAAACACGCGGCGGTCGGGCACGAGGTCGGGGAACTCGATGTCGCTGCACTTCTCCAGTTGGGCCGCGGCGTGCTTGGCGGCGCCGTTGGCGTTGAGGTTGCGCCACTGCTCCCAGTGGACCTCCTTCTTGGTCACCTTGTAGATGAACTGCTCGATGTTGCACACCTGGCGCCACGCGTGCGTCTCAAACTTGGTCTTGTCGGCGCCCGCCGGCAGCGGGCGCCCGGCGGCGGCGGCCTCGGCCGTGAGCGCGTCGAGTTCGTTGGGCGGCGTCGGGCCCTCGGTCATGATCTGCTCGTAGCAGCAGCCCTTGTAGCGCCGGTAGCCGTGCGCCGCCAGTTGGCGCAGGAGAAAGAGCACGAGGCTCTCGTTAGGCTTGAGGTCGACCAGGCTCATCGTCGTGAGCCGAAAGATGGCCGAGTCGAGCGAGGCCGCCACGTTGAGGTTGTCGTCGCGCGCGTTGATGACGCGCGCGCGCGACTCCACCCCATAGTAGGCATACTGGATCGACTCAAAGATGCGAAAGAACACGTTGCTGCACTGGATGTTGACCTCGTTGCGGCAGTTGATGCGCTCGCGCACGGCAAAGAGCGACATGAGGTAGGAGACGCGGTGGATGGAGTCGCGCGCGCGCTCCGCCACCGTGGCGAGGTCGATCTGCGCGTGCGGGTCCACGCGAAAGCGCTCGCAGGCCCAGGCCATAAAGTCGCCGTCGCGCTCCGGCGGGATGCGCCACTCGGCAAAGGCCATGCGCAAGAGGTCGTTCAACTCGTCGTCGGTGTACGAGTCGGCGCGCTCGACCTCGAACGGGAGCGGCGAGTCGTAGCCGCCGGTGAAGATGCGGTCCAGCGTGGCGGCCTCGGGCCGGCGCCGCGCGCTGTCGGCGGCATCGCGATGCAGGCGCGTCTGGGCCTCGCGCCTGTCGGCTTCGGGCAGGCAGAGCGCGTCCGCGCCGAGGAGGCCGGCGCCGGCGTCGATAGATGGATGCACCGAGGAGGTCGTTGAATCGTGCGACATGGCCGTGGGGCAGAGAGATAGCCTAATAGTGACGGAGAGGGAAAGGGAAAGGGGGACCCAACAACAAGTCGGTGAGCGTCGGCGATGCACAGGGAATGGCGGCGCGCGCGCCGCAAGATCGCGTTGTTGTTGCGAGCGCTACCGAACCCAAAAGGAGGAAGAGGGAAAAAGATGGGTGGGTGCGGGGTGGACGACTGCGCAAACACGACGGGAGTGTCGTCTGCGCGTGCGATGACAGGACAAGGAATAAAAAGCAAGAGAGGCCGCGATGGGACCACGCCGCCCACCAGAACCGCAACAATCCTCTATCCATGCAATAATCAAAAGAAAAGAGAAAAGAAAAAAAAGACGGCTGCCAGCGGTGTGGCGTTCGATTCAACCGCGCCAGGCGCCCCAGCGCGCGACGCGCCAGGCGCCCCAATGCGCACCGTGCTCGAAAAAGATCCGCAAAAAAAAAGAACGAAAAGAAAAAGAATAGCGAGCAAGCAAAAAAAGTGTCAAAAAAAAAGAGAAGAAAAATTGGGATGCCAAGGACGCACAAGCGCATCGGCGCACACAAGAGCCCATGGGCAGAAGGGCAAAAAAAGTAGAGGAAAAAAAGTAGAGGAGAGAGGGCGAGAAAGGGCACCTGTGAGCAAAAAAAGGTCGTGTGGCAAAAGGTCCCTTGTGTGTGCACGGGTTCAAATGGGGGGGGTGGTCGTGTGATCGCGCCGGTGGCAAAGCAGTGTCTCTGTGTTGTTTTTTTTGGTCCTTTTTACGGCTTATGGCAGCGGGGATGAGAGTGCGCGCGCACACACCCGAAACCTTGCACACATCGCGGGATCGCGCCCCAGACGCGCACGCACCGCAATGCTCCCAACGGTCCCCCTGTGGCGTCAGCGACAAAAGGAGAGACCCTGTTTTTCTTCCCGCCACGAAAATATGGGCCAATCACAATCCGTTTATGGGAATGACGGGAAAAGGAAAGGAGTATAAACAAAAAAATTCGTCTGCGGGGCGTGTGTGCCGTCGACGCCAAACAGACGCGGCGCCGTCAGAGGGGACCCACGGCGTCCTCGGCGCGCCACGCCATTTTCTCCGGCGCTTCTGTGTCGCCTTGCGCACGCGCCCTTTTATCCCGTCCCAACAGACCGCCGGTCGGATCGTCCATCGCGTCGCCACCGCCGCCGACATTGTCACCGGTTCTGTTTTTTCCCTCTCCGTGCCTTTGCGCCCCTTTGTACGATACGATAGCACAACAGGCGCGCTGCGATTTTTCTCTTTCTTTTTTCTTTCACCTCTCCTTTTCTCGCCCTTGTCGTGCTCTCTTTTGTTTGCCCCTCGTGCCTCTCTTTTTTTTTTGCGGGTGTGTGCATGGCTGTGTTTTCATCGGCGCCCTCGGTCTGTGGCGCTAACCGCATTTTTTCCCACAGCCCGACTGACCCCTTCCTACCATGGCGGCCGAGACGACCATCACCACGGCCACAGCAACAGTTGGCGCCGCCGCACACGACGCCACCATCCTCGCGCGCCTGCCGCACCTGGCCGGTGCCATCGCCGCGCTGGTCCCGACCGCCGGCGTGCTGCGCAAGATGATCGCCAGTCACGTGGCCGCGCGCGGTCGCGGACCGCGCAGCGCGCGCGGCATGGCTGCGCGCGCCGCCAGCGGCATCGAGTTGGAGGCGCGCTTGGGCACGCTCCGCGACGACGGGTCATTCGAGCCGGGCGTCGAGGCGGCCTCGTGGTATGCCGTGCTCGCCCTGCTCGAGACCGGCGACACGTGGGACGCCGCGCGCTCGCACGGCTGGCGCGAGGACCACGTCACCCACTATGTGCTGCCGCTCACCGACCAGCCGGTGCGCACCATCGCCTCGTACGAGGAGCACCACATCGCCGTCGTCCACCAGCACAAGTCGGTCATCGAGAAGCGCACCTTTGCCGCGGTGCCCGGCGCGCCCTCGCCGACCTGTTGCGGCGACGTCGGCGGCGGCGGTGGCAAGCCGTCTGCGGGCGTCCCTCCCACGTCTCAACCGCCGTCTTCCTCATCCTCGGCCGTGTCGGCGTCTGGCGGCGCGCGCTGCCGCCGGCGCCGCCGCGGGTACGACGTGCGCGTGGCGCTGTCGCACGAGGAGCAGGTCCTGCCCAATCGCGTGCCCAACGTCGCCCAGCCGGAGCGCGTGGCCATTCGCCAGCGGCGGCGGTTTGCCACGGGCGCCTGGGCCGCCGATCTCACCATGGTGTGGTCGGGCCGCACCAAGGAGGAGGCCGAGCAGCGCCAGCGGCGGTCGGCGCCCGAGTACCACGTCGAGGTCGAGTGCATCGATCCCGTGTGTTACCTGGACAGTCACGGCGATGACATCGACGTCGCGGCGTCGGTCCTCATGCGCATCGTCGATCTCGTCGATCCCGAGGCCACGGCGCGCAACCGCGCAGCGGGTCTCGCCCTGGCCGCGGCCCCCGCCGCCTACCACTACCATCCGGTGTCGTAGGACGCGACGCTGTTGCCCAGAGGCGGAACCGCCAAAAAGAATGAAAGAAAAAAAGAAAGAAATGGGTGCAGGGCGACGCTCTCTTTTTTTTTCTTCTCTCTTGTCGGGCCGATCTGCTTGGGGGCAGAGAAAAAGGCAAAAAACCACAAAGGCAAACAAGGGCCGCCGGTGTCTTGGCACCTTCTTGCGGGCGACCACGACCTACGCCCAATTTGCAACTCGGCCCGTTTTTCAAAAGAATCAGCGGACGGGATGAGTGCCCCGCGAGGGCGTCCTGTTTTCTTTCCGCCCGCCGCAGACAGGTCAGGGCCGCGGGTGTTTTTCCTTTTTTAGGCTCCACGGGTCGCCACGGGACAGGAAAGAGGAAATGTATGGGGCACGCCGATGCCCGATTTTTTTGGGGACCTCGGCTTTGGCCGAGCACTGCCCCGCCGTGCACGGGGACCGCGGTCGCCGCTGCCCACTTTTTTCTCTCTCGTGGCCCTTCTTTCTTTTTGGGTCGCCCTCGCTATTTTTGTCTTTTTTTGATTGGTCTTGCCTCCCGTCATGCCTTTTTCGTCGACGTCAAAGAAGCAAGCCGCTGGCGATGTCCTCGCGCATGTCGGCAAGACAGACGCAGACCGGCCACGCACGCACGCCGTCTCTGGCATCTGCACGCGCACACACGCGGAACCGAGAGCAAAACGACCACGCGATCCGAGGAGGGGAGAAACAAAAAAAGAGATTGTTGGCATCCTCTCATCGTGCCACGCGACCGACCTTTTTTGCCCGCCCATCCCGGCCCCCTCTCTTTTTTTTGGCCCCTTTGTGGATCTTTTTTTCTCTCGCCATTTCCCTTGTCTGCTGTGCTTTCCCGGTCGCTTCGGTTCTCTCTCTCTCTTTTCCGGTTCACAGATTTTTATCTTCACATCCCTTCTCTGGTCCATGCACACGCAAAGACACGTCACGACAACGCATGACGGTGGTGTCACCCAACACCAAAAGGCCGTGCTGATCACGCGACAAGGCGACAGCGCGCGCACGGTGGCCGCGACGCTGTGCACGCACGCCGATTCGACCACGATGGTCGTTGCTGACGAGGTGCCGCGCGGTCCGTTGGTGCCGTGGCACGCGGCGCGCGTACCCGACTGGGTCTCGCTCCCGGCACGCATCGTCCGAGGCATCGAGACGGCGGGCGTCGATCGCGCCAGCCTGGCCGCGGTCGTGTTCCAGCCGCGCCATGCCACCGTCGACTCGGAGAAAGACCTCTTTGTGGGCGCGCTGCCGAGGCCGCTCGACGCGCGCGTCTACACGGCGCCGGTCGTGCTGGCGCTGCGTGCAGACGTCATCGACCCTGACGACGGTGTTGCGTGGCTCGACATGGACGCCGAGGCGTGCGACCTCGTGCTGGACTCGTGGCTGGCCGGGCCGCTGATCGAGGCTGAGGCGTGTGCGACCGCGCGCGTCGAGTTTGATGCAGACTCGTCGGCCATGAGCACCGATGACGAGCGCCACAACAACGCCGAGGTCGCCCTGCCCACGACGACGACGACCACCGACGACGACGACGAGCGCCAGGGCGCAGACGGCGGGGCACCCACCGCGCGCACCGCGCTCAAGGCACGGCGCCGTGGGAGAGCGACGCCGACCCCGCGCCGCAAAGCGCGTCGTGACAGGGCGACGACCGTCGCGGCCGATGACGACCGCAGCAGCCATGCCACCGACGACGAGGACGCGCCCGCGCCGCGGCGCCGCCTCCGAGCATCGCGGCGCGCACCCAGACGCGCCGCCGGCGAACGCGACGACGAGGGCGACGAAGACGAGGAGAACAATGGCGGCGGTGACGAATGCGGCGGCGGCCTCGCAGACGATGTCAGGCGCGGCGTCGAAGAGGACGATGACGACGACGTGTGCAGGGATAGCGACGACGACCTGCGCACCGCCGAGGCCGACGACGATCTGGGCGATGACGATATGAGCGACGTCGGCGACAACGACGACGTTGACGATGACGACGACGGCGATTTGGACGGGATCGGCGGCGCCAACGGGGACATGGACGATGACCTGGCCGACGACGAGGAGGGCGACATGGACGACGACCCCAACGCCGAGTAGCAAAGAGCCCCCATGGCGCGCGCACTCGCCCTGTCTGTCTGTGTGGGCGGCGCCCGCACGCCAACAAAGGAACAACAGAAAAAAAAGGCAACGGCGCGCGCTAAAAAAAGGAAAAGGCGTGGGGGCCAAAAGAAAAGACAAAGGGAAAACAAAATCAAAAGGGGGAACGGTTTGGCCGCAGTCGTTGTCTGCCCTTTTTTTTTCTGGCTTCGCACCTTGGCGTCGCCTTGTTCCGTTGCAGCAAGGCGGTATGGCGGTGAGGTGGCGGCGTCAGAGTGTTTTCCGCAGGCGTCGTCGTCGCGCGTGCTCTCTCTGGCGCCCTCGCCCGTGTCCGTGGCGCCTAGAAGCGGCGCGTGCCATCGCACTTGTGCGTCCGCTGCGCGAGGCGGTGCCCGCGCCGACGTCGGCACAATGCATGCAGACGGCCACGGCGCAAGACGGGCGCACCCCTTTAGAAAAAAGGGCACCGCCGCCGCACGCCGATCAGTCAAAAAAGAGAGACACACATACAAATACACAAGCACATCCACCGTCTCGGAGCGCAAGGGAAGCGGTTCTTTTTTTATCGCTCTCCCTCTGCCGTTACAGATCCGCACACACACACACACACACACACACACACGGCACATCGATGCGCCGCTCGCCCCTGTACCGTCGGTCGCCGCCGCCGTCGGTGGGCATGCGCATGCCGCGATCGCCGGCGCGCGCGGCGCAGCCCCAGGAGCCCACAATCGCGCGCATCGCCGCCGACGCGCTCGACGACTACATGGCCCGCGCCGACGCCGTGCCGGGATGGGTCCTCGCGACAGACGATGGCGGTGCGCCGCCACCCGACCAACCCGATTGCGACGCTCTGTACGGCGCCCTGGGCCTCAGCGGCGCCATCACGGCCACGCTGTCGGCTGCCGAGCGGCAAAGCCTCTGGTCGCGAGCGACGTTCTTGCGACGCGTGGGCGAGATCCTCGGACGCTTTGAGTTTGTCGACGCCGCCGGCCGCCCCGTGAGCGGACCGGGCGACCCCGACGTGCGCGCCGCGCGCTTCGTGCCGGCCGACGCCGATACCGTCGCCGCCGCGCTCGTCGCGCGCTGGCCCGACGCCTTTGACGACGTCGCCGACCCGCGCGCCGAGGCCCTCGCGTGGGCGCGCCGGCTGTGGCGGTGCGCGGCGTCGCCCGTGACCCGGCAGCCGGGCGAGGATTTCCGCGCGGCGCTCGTCGCCGCCGAGGCCCAGGCCAGCGGAGAGCGGAGCGCGCTCAACCGCTACGCCGCCGACATCGGGCGCGTGCGCCTGGTCACCGCCGCCAACGAGTCGCTCTTTCTGCAGCAGCCGCCGTCGCCGCGCGTGGCCGCCGGACCCGACGCGCCGCCGCTCCAATACTACCTGCAGGAGATCAACGGCGACGGCGCCTGCTTTTACCGTTCGATCGCGAGCGCGCTCGTGCAGCGGCTCACCGGGATCAACCTCGGGCGCGGCGCCACCTTTTCGCGCGACGTGCAGTCGGGCGTCAGCGACGCGTGGGCCACCGAGGACTATGGCGGCCTCGTGCGCACCGGCGGCCCGCCCAACGACGTCCTTGCGCTGCTCCTCAACGGCGTCGCCAAGTGGGTCAAGTTCTACGTCTACCTGGTCATGTGCAGCGACGACATACCGCCGAACGCTGTCACCTACGTGGGCGGCGTCACGGGCATCGGGCGCATCGAGCCGATGACGTCGATCGACGAGATGGTGGCACCCGGCGCCGCCCGCCGCATCATGGGCGAGTCTGCAGGCGATGACGAGAACGAGGACGATGGTGACGATGTCACGGTGGTCATCTACAGGCCGCCCACGCTCGACCTCGTCGTGCGCTACGTCGTGTGGCTCTACGAGGCGCTGGCCAACACGATGGTCGGCGGCCGCCAGACCCTCTCGTGGGCCGAGGTGCGGCCCTATGCGCTGCCGCTCCTGGCCGTGCCCTGGGACGCCGCCGGACCGCAGCGCGCCCTCCCCGCCGACAAGACCATCCTCTTTCACGACTGCCAAGAGGCCGACACCGTGGACGTCGACCTGGCGCTCCTGCTCCAGGACTCGAGCGCCGAGTACGTGGCGGCGCTCGCCGCCGGCGGCGACGTCGACGCGGCCTACCGCACCTACTGCAACGTCATGCGCCAGTCGGTGAGGTGGGGCGGCGCCGCCGAGGCCTACGCCTTTGCCTCGATCCTCCTGCCCGACGCCGACTTGCCGGCCCTCGGCTCGGTGCGCGGCGTGGTCATCTTCAACTATGCCGATCCGGCACAGGCGACGGCGCTCGTGCCGCAGGCCGTGCCTAGCCGGCCGGCCATCGACCGCGCCACGGGCATGCCCGTGCGGCGCGACTACCGCGCCGACTGCCTGGCCGTGCTCTACGTGGGCAGCCACTACGTGGCCCTCCACGGCGTGCGCCAGTCGCCCGACGGCACGATCGCGCCCTACGTCGAGCCGCTCTCGCCCGACGCGCTCGACGCCTTTGTCACGGTCGGCGGCACGCAGCCGGCGCCGCCGCCGCGCATCCAAGTGCGCGCAGTGGCGTCCGCAACTCGGTCGCCCGCGCGCGGCCGTGCCGTCCCATCGCCGTTGGCGCTGCCGCCGACGTCGCCACTGCGCGCGGGTACGTCCTATCGCGTGCCGTCGCCGCCGTTGCGCGGCCGAGCGCCCTACGCGCCTCTGTCGCCCCTGCGCGCAGCGCGACCCTACTCGCCACTGGCGAGACGCGAGGTCGCGACGCCGCCGAGCCGGCCGGCGCTTCCGTGGACCGGCGGGCCGCCGAGAAGGGGACCCGCGCTGCAGGGCGCCGCGGCCCAATCGGCCTTGCGGCGCCGGCAGGTGCAGGAGGCGGCCGCGTCGCTGGCGGCGCTCGCCGACGCCACGGGCCTGCCCGCGGACCTCCTGCGCGATTCGGTCGAGTTGCGTGAGCAATTGCGCGCCGTCGGCGAGGCGTCGGAACTCCCGCGCGACGTCACCGACGCCGTGTGGGCCGCCTTTGCCCGCGGCGCCGGCTGAGGACCGTCGGCCCTTTTTCCCTTTTTTTTCCCTTTTCACCCACACACCCTTCATTTTTTTCCCTCTCTTTTTTTTCCTATTGGTTTCATTTGTTCTCTCTTGTTTTCGCGCCCTTTTTGTGGGCCGTCCCCAAAGGCGCCCAGAAGAAAAAAGAAAAAACGGGCCATGGCTCTTTCGGTCGGCGCAAATGTTGGCGCCGCCGCTGACGACGAGCGAAAATCCAACACACACCCAAAAAAAAATGGAAAGCGCAAAGGCGGCCGCTGCGCCCCAATCAACAAAGAACAAGAACAAGGCCTGTGCGGGTTTTCTTCTTTCTTTTAGTTTTTTTTCATTAGAAAAAAAAGAGGGAAAACAAAAAAAAGAGGGGTTTGGATGCGCAAGGCACGGTTCTTTGGTCCTGTCTCGTCGTCGCCGAGCCCGCCGCCGGGCGGCAACGACCACAAAATGCGCGCCGCCGACATAGACGCGCAAAAAAAAAAAAGAAAAGAAAAGAAAAAAGACATAAGTCGAGATGGGTGCGCGCGCGGGATCGTCGAGTTTTTCTCTCTCTCTCTCTCTCTCTCTCTCTCTCTTTGCAGCCGCCGGCTCTGATTTTCCGCGCGTACGCGGTCCCAGACGGTCAGTCAAACCTAATCGACCGCCGACCGTCCAAGCGGCAAACGGGAAAGCGGTCGGCCAGTGGAACAAGAGGGACCGGCCCGCCGAACGTGATGGATGTGTCTACCGCGAGCGCCAGAGGCGCCGACAGGGACCACGTCCAAGAGGCCGCGGCATTGGAATGGTGCGACTGGCTGGCCCTGGCCTGCGACCGACAACTGGTGCTGTGCGCGCGCGACTATGCGGCATTTACGCCGGGCAAAGCCATGATTCTGGTGCCCATCGACAGGGCAGCCTCGAAGCGACGCGACGAGGCCGCCCGCGGAACCGCGCGGTCACAAGAGGCCGCCGCCGCCGCTTTTTTCGGTGCGAGCATCGAGGTCGTCGTGCCCACGGGACGTGCGTGGCTGGAGCGCGATCGCGTCCGCGTGGCCATGCCCGCGGCGTGCTTGGCTGCGTGCTGGACGGCGCCCAAAGGGACCCTCGCCGCATCTGCCTACTACAGTCTGGCTCGGATGTCAGATGAGCACGGCAACGGCAACGCCGATCCGGACGGCGAGGCTCATTGGCACTCGGAAGCCGGCGAGTGCGACTCGTGGCTCTGCAGCGGAAGCGGCGATGGGCAAACACGCTACATGCGGTGGCGGGACGTCATGGACATGCCGCCCGTCCGTGTGCGCCCCCACGACGACGATCACGACTGCAGCGGTCACGAGACCGCCCAAGGTCCATTGTGGCGGTCGCACGGCGACGACAAGAGGGATGACCCCATGTCGCCGCGTGTCATTGTCGCCGCCGAGGCCGGGCGCCTGCTGACTGACGCCATCGCGCGTCGAGCGGTTTGCGATGAGCCGTGTCTGGCGCAAGAGATTACGCCCGTGTGGTTGGATGATGCCGTCTCCTGTCTAGACCACCTGTAGAAAGAAAAAAAAGAGCGCATTCATTGCAATCTCTTCCCTCATCCCGGTGCCCGACGGCGCATCCTCCCCCCTCAGTGGGTGCAGATTTTGCGTGGCCACCTGGTTTTTGCGACCGCCGGTCCGGAGCAGTACGCCGTCGGCTCTGGCGCACTTTTTTGGTGGTCGTTGCTCTCTGGCTTGAATACCACGAGCCTTATTTTTTTAACAAAAAAAAAGAGAAAAGGGCCAACGCACGATCTGACCCCAAGAGACTGCGAATCGAGATGTCGCCTCGGTCGCCCAACGGGTCCTCTTGGGTGTCTGCGCCCATGTGCTTTTTCTTGCGATCAGGCGATGGGGACACGCCAAAGAAAAAAAAGAAGAGGCAGCAAAAAAAGTAGGCGGGGCTAGAGTTGGTTGCACTATCTTTTTTCTTTTTTGAATTTATTCTTTTTCTTCAAAAAATATATAGAAAAAGAGAAAAGACCACCACAAGCACCGCGGCCGTTGCGCCGACGCAAGGGCCAATCGAGCCCCCCAATGCTCCCGCAAGAAAACCGCCCAAGCGCGCACAACGCCGAGGACGAAAAAAATAGAGATGGCCACCACCAATCAACGTGCGGCAAAGGCATTCCAGATCTCGCCCCCTTTTTTACGCAATGAGATCCACGACGTGTCGCCTCTTGCACGTTGAGGACAACGACGACCGTCGTCTCGTACCCCCTTTTGCCCCATGATGCGCCGATTGCTGTCTGCGCTCCGCAAGCGACCCGGTGCGTGACCCCGCGCTGCGACCGACCACAGCACTGCCGTCGACTGACTCGCTCGTCGCGTGGGCGTGCGCTTTTTCCTCTCTCTCTCTCTCTCTCTCTCTCTTCTATTCCCATTTTTTTGTTTGTTTATTTGTTGGGGTGCGCGTTGCCAGGCGATACAGTCGCTTCTGCAACAGGCGACGATGAGGTCGGCGACATCGAGGCGCCCCGCGCCCGGTTCAGGCTTGACGGTCCTGCTGTGCGCGTGTCGCCAGGCGACGAGCGCCTCGCGTCGGTGCTGCACTCGGCGGGACGCGACGGTCACGTCTTTATCGTGCCGCGCGACGTCGACAGCCAGTCGGTCGAGGTGTGGCGTCTGTCGCTCGACCGCAAGAAGCCGTCGCTCTCTCGGCCGTCCGTCGGCATCAAGTGCGAGCGCGCCTCGATTTGCGTCGACCGCGCGTCCTCTTTTGTCGTGCGCGGGCGCACCAGCGACGGTCTCGATTTTCGTGTCGTCGTGGCGGTCGACGGCGACGGCGCCGTGGTGGGCTGGCTCTGCCGCAGTCCGCGGCGCGCTCCGTGCATCTACCCGCGCGCATGTCTTGTCTGCGTGCGCGCCTAGAGCATCGTCCCTTCCCCCCCCCCCATACCCGCCCCATACGGCGTCTCTCTCTCTATTTTCTCCCTCAACGCGCCTGCCGCTGCCTCAACCGCATCCCTTCTTTTTTTTCATTGTGCACTGTGGCGCACACAAAACAAATCGCCGCCCATCCCCAACGTACATGCGAATGCACACCAAAATGAAATAAAAAAGCGCCCGCCCATTGTCTTGGCCTTTTTTCTTTTTTTTTTCAATGCAGAATCTCAAAAAAAGGGCGTCCTTTTCTGCTCTTTTGGCTCTCTTTTTTTAAAAAATATTGTCTAGAAAAATCTGCAAAAGGGCGCGCGGTCCAAGACGGGGAGACGGTGCCGCGGTCGATGACGGTTGGCGTTTTTTTCTTATTTTTTTTCTTTCCGTGGCAACGCGGTTCTTTTTTTCTTCTCGGCAGATTTTTTTTCGTTTTTTTTTTGGCGTGATCTCGATGCCCACCGGATCGCCCTCGGGGTACGCCCACGGCGCGCCATTGAGCACATTGACATGCCTCTCCCAAAATGGCGCGTCCGTGCCGACATAAAAAAATGACTGCGGCCCTTGTCCGTTGTTCTCTCTTTTTTTTTTTGGTTGGCGCACGGGCGCTTTCATGCGGCAAGCGCCCTCAAAGGGAGGCTGCGATGTCGACCTCGGTGCCCTCTTTTTTTTTTCATTTTCGTGAACGGTTCTGCGTGTGGTTGCGCACGCCTACGTCCAATCGGTGGACGCGCCCGCAACCTCTCTGGCGCGACGCCTTTTTGAGCGAAAAAAAGTAATCCTTTTCTATCAAACCGCTCCCCTCTCATTTGCCCCCTTTCCTTTTCAAGCAACTGCGACGCGCGATGGACTATACAATCAACGGTCGCATTGAGGAGGGCCGGAACATGCACCCCCACGACGAAGCCGATCTCGGCGCCCGCTATTACGGCGTGCCCGGCAGCGGCGATGACGATGACATTGACAGTCTCGAACGCGCCCTCATGGCGACCGACGGCAGTGACGGCGACGACGACGACAGCGACCGAGAGGGTTTGTCGCCGGTGCCTCGGCGACGTCGCCGCCGCCAAGGCCCACGCCTAAGCGAGGGCGACGAGCGCCGCGTGACCATTTACTTGGTCATCGCTACCATACTCTTTTTCGCCGTCTCGATCGGGCTCGGCGCCGCCAACTACTATTCGCCGCTGGCCTGCTTTGGTCAACGCCACCACATCGAGGTCGTCGACCGCGCTCACATGCGGCGCGACCACTCGTGGATCGTCTTGGCGTCGGCCTTTTTCGCCTGCGGCACGACGTCGCTCGTGGCGCTGGGCTTGCTCGTCGTCGGAGCCGTCTGTTGCGCCGCCCTCTCCCTTCGCGTCTCGCGCGCTCTGGCGTGTGTCTTTTGACCTCTGTGACGCGTCTGGGGGTTTCCGCCCTCATTGATGGCCCCAGGGATTTCCTCAATCAATCAACCGAGCAGCACCAGAGGCGAGGAGGGTGCCGCTTGTGCCCAAAGGCCATCGCCATAAAAAAAAGAAAAAGGCGGATACAAAAGAAATCACACAAGGACAACGCCATTTTCCTCTTTCTTTTTCGTGTTGCCTTTTTTTCTTTTTTTTTGTCCCCTCTTTTTTCCGCTGTGTTGTGATGGGGGCTCACGACGACCACAAGGTCGAGGCGCCTGTCGTCATTATCCATCCACATTGCCATCGTCGGCGTCATCGTCACACCCTGCGGTTTTCCTCTCTCCCTCTGTTGCGTCAGTGGAGGCGCGCGGGCATTGGCGTGCCGTCGGGCGAGTAGGCCTGCGGCCCCAGGCGCACCACCTGCGCGGCGCGCTCCTCGGGCGACGCAAAGTAGATTTGACGCGCGCGGTCGGCGTCAGCCCAGTAGTCGGCGACGCCATCGCCCAGGCTGTCGTCGTCATCGTCGCCGCTGGCCTCGCCTCCTCTGTTGTCGCCGGCACCGACCCGAGACCCCGAGTGGGGACGCCCGGTCATGTCCGCCTCGTGAGGCCGACCAACGACGTCGTTGCCCACCGGGAAGGCCTGATTGCAACCAAGGCGGTGCGGCGGCTGGCGAGCAACTACAGGCCGCACAGCCTCCAAGTGTGACTCTTGCGGCGACGCCATGGGGCGCCGTGAAAAGGCACGCTGTGACCAGGGGTCGCCACCGCCACCGCCTCCGCCGACGCGCGGACCCGACGCGACCGGGCGCGCCGGAGCGCGCCGCCCGCTTTCGACAGCGTCGTGGCTTTGGTCGTCGTCATCGTCCGAGTCGCCGTGGCGTCGCGACGCCGCAGCCACGTTGCGCATGCGCAGCGGCGGCCTTTCGACCATCATGTAGGTGCCGCGTGCTTGCGGCTGTGTCGTTTGCGCAACGGCGTGTGGCGGCTGCTGCTGTTGTTGGGCGTGCGGCGGCTGCTGCTGCTGTTGCGGCGGCTGCGCGAGAGGCGACATGGGCGCCGGCTGTTGTTGCGTGTGTGCGTAAGACGCTTGGTGTGGCTCGGGCACTGTCATGAGCGGCGCCGAGTGCGCGCCATAGAACACAGGGGTCGCCGCGCTGTAGGGGTCCGTGGCCTGAAAGAGGGGCGACAGTGGCGGCACGGGCGCAGCGGACCCTGCCGGCATGCCAAGCACGGGCGACAATGGCGATGCGATGGCGTCGGGCTGCGACGGCACCGGTGCGGCCGGTGCGGCGGTGATTAGGCGCTGTCGTCGATGCCGCTGCCATGTGGCCCACGCCGCGCCGCCGCCCAGGACGGCTAGCGCGAGCACGAGCGCGACGACGAGCGGCCACAGCCACGGCCTGTCTGTCAGGCGCGACGACCCGGCAACCTGGACAGAGCCGTCGTATGGCGCGGCCGCCGTTGTCATCGGCTCTGTACCACAGGCGCCGTCGGCGGGCGCGCACGCCCATACGCCGCCAGACGACGGCGGGACCTGCCCGCCCATGTCGAAAGGATCGCCGCCGGTGCTGTTGCGCTCGTCGCACGCAGGTAGGGGCGGCGGAAGGGTCGACGCGGCGGCCGCCAGCGCGCCGGTGCCCATCCAGCGCGACGCGGTCGCACCGCCGAGCGGCTGGAAGCGCACGGGGATGCACAGGGGACGCGTTGCCGGGAGCGACGACGACCCAATATCGTTGCCCTTGTTGTCGCCGCTGTTGGCGAGCATGGCCGCAAAAAGGGGGAAAACAAGAAGAAGAGGGGGAAAAAAGATCCGTGCGACGGCGCTGGTCCAGACAGGCAGACTCTTGGCCAACAAGCGACAACAGCGCGCCGAATCGGCAGGGGGGACGGGCGGGCGCGCGTACGTGCGTCTCTTGTTTTCCTTTTGATGGCGTCGCGGTTTGAGCGCGTGCGTGCAACTCTGTCGGCCGTCTTTTTTCTGGACCCCCTCGCACGAGCGCGGTGCCGCTCGTCCCTCGTCCTCGGCGCGATCATGGCGACGACACAAAAGACCCTTTCATCGGCCAAACATAGAAAAGACAGAAAAACAACGAAGAAAAAAAAAAGAGCCGGTCCGCGCAGCGGCGGCACGCGAGGCTGCCCCCAAAGGTTGCGTGCGTCGCGATGCGCGCCCCGCCCAAGGAAAGGCCTCTGTCGCAGCCCAACCTTTGGACTATAAAGTCTAGGCAAACAATATTTTTAAATAGTACATGATCAAAAATAAAACAAAAAGGGCAAGCGGATGCTGTGACTTTTTCGGAGATGCATTTTTTGTGTATTGTTGTTGTTTTTTTGTAAACAACGGAAAAAAATAGAAAACTCTTTCGAGACGTGAAATAGGACAAAAAAGGGAGAGATGCGACAGAGAGACAGGGAGCACGCGACGGCAGCCAGAGGCGATGGCGATGGCGGCTACTGCAGACGCAATCAGGCATTGCCGTCAAAGGCCGGGTAGTCGTTGTTGTCGCCGCCGTCTGCAGGCACAAAGCCGTCGCCGACAACGTCCATGGGCGCGCCGCTCTCGTCATACTGGGTCTGGTGCTGCGGCCACGAGTCGCCCGACTGCGGGCTGTGGCTGCCGCCCGAGGGGCTGCCCGAGTTGACGGGCACGGGCGCGTCGTCCTGGACAATGTTCATGCCGTGGATGACGCCGCGCTGGCGCTCCTCCGAGGGCATGATGACGACCTCGGACAACTGGACGGTGACGCCCCACGAGTTGCCCGGCATGAACCAGAGGCTGGTGACCTCGACGATAGGCACGACGCGCGCGTTGGCCTTGAGCCGGGCCTTGATGTCGTCGTGGTCCGTAATGCGCTCCATCTTGAAGCCGTTGGGCACGGCGATCGCCTGCCACACGATCGTGTTCGAGTCGGCGGAGCGATCCTTGTAGAGCGACAACTTGGTGCGCACGGTCGGCCGGTAGCCCTTGTCGGGCTGGCCGTTCTGCGGCGGCATCGGATCGGCGACGATCGGCTTGTAGTTGGCGTCGATGATGAGTTGCCGCATGGTCGGAGGTACCTTGTGGAACCACTTGGTGAAGCGCGAGCCGCTGGCCGCGCGGCGGATGGTGGCATCGATCCGACGCAAAAAGGCCTCGAGTTCCTCGGCATTGTCCAGGGACAGTTCGAGATTGGGACGCTCGTCCGAGCCGATCCAGTTGCCATCCTTGTCCTGCACGCGACCGCGGAGGCCAAAAGGCGTGCGGAGGGCCATGTCGTGGCTCAGATCGACCAACTGGATGCGCGGGGCCTCGCGCGCGCCCTTCCACGGCTTGATGTAGACCACCTGGCCGCCGTTTTTGTTCTTGCCGGGCTCGGCAAAGAACAAATAGTCGACGTGGTCGGTCCAGTGACGGAACGGATAGTTGTGGCCGTCGACAAAGCCGGGGATGGGGCCGTCATAGTAGCAGGCACCGTCCTGGTCGAGCGACGCGCGGCTGCCGGGCGTGGTCGGCTTGGGCGGGATGTTGTAGGCGGCGGCGCCGTCCTGGTGGGGAGTATTCTGCTGAGCGGACATTGTCGTTGTTGTTGGTGGTGATGGAAGTTTTTGTGGAGGGTGTTGGCGTATGTTGGCGGGCGTCGGCGTGAGGGTCAGCGGGTCGATGCGGCGGATATCTCGGTGTGAAGGAGGCGGATGTGCTGCGTCGATACTTTCTCTGGGGCCATTGCGGCCGCCTTTTAAGGGGGACGACCGCCCCGCGCGGGGCCTCCATTTTTCCGGCCCCGGTCGTCTTTTCCTGGGCCTGCGTCCATGTCGGCGACGTTGCGTCTTGCTCCCCTCGCGCGTCCCTTTTGCAATTGTTTGCCCGCACAGGCCCAAAAAATCGCGTCCAATGGCCATTTTGGCTGTCTTTTTTTTGCCTGGGGGCTTTTGACCAACAAAAAATTCGACGGCAATTCCGCTGCCGCCCCCCTTGCCACAAAGAAAAAAAAAGAGTCTCAACAACAAGACGAAAAAGATCACAACAAAAACTGCGTCGCTGTTATTTCCTTTTTCTTTCGAATTTTTAATAATGCTTTTCGTCTTGGGGACACAACTATCTAGAGGCGACGTGGCAAAGGGGCAGTGCCGTCGTCGCTGCTATGGTTGCTTTCATGGCGGCCCCGAGAAGAGCAGGATCACGGCAACGCCCGAGGGCGAAAACGCTGTCGCGACACCCGTCTCGCGGGCCGGCCAGCGCACCGCGTCCACACGTGATCTTGCCCGCCGGCCTCTGCCACAGACAGATATAGGGACCACCCCTCCCCCGACGAGGCACAAACAAGAGAAGCACACGCGCGAGAAGAAGAGCAAAGATGCGTAAGCGCGCCGCACCATCGTCGGCCGCGAAAAAGACGCCCAAGTCATCGCCCAGGCAAAAGGGCAAGGCGGCGACCAAGGCAGATGCCGACGGCGAGGCGCCCGCCGCCGCCGCCACTACTACTACTACTACGAGGAAAAGACCGACGAGGCTGTTTCCGACCGATCCGGCGGCGACGCGCCGCGTGGTCGCCTTTGACGTAGGCATCGTCAACATGGCCCACGCCGTCGTCACGTTGACGGGCGCCGACGACTTTGCCATCGAATCGCTCGCGTCAGACAATATCATGCGCGACGACCCGCCGGGCGGTCCGCCCACCGACGACGAGGTCATCGCGGCCTCGCGACCCCCGCGACGCCGACGACCGGGCGAGCCAAAGCCTCTGGCGTCGCCCAAACCCAAGGGGCGCGGCGCCAAGGAGCCGCTCAAGGTGCTCACGGAGCGACTCACGGCCTACCTGTGGGCGCGGGCCGATCGTCTGCTGGGCCACCGCCCGCACGCCGTCGTCATCGAGCAGCAGTCGAAAAAGGCTCTGCGTCTGTCGGCCCTGGGCGCCGTCATCCACTCCTTTGTGCTCAACTACTATATGGGGCGCGGCGAGGAGGTGCCGCCGGTCTTTATGCAGAGCGGCCGGCAGAAATTGCGCGTCGTCTTTCGGCCTTTGCCGTCGTCGTCGGCATCGTCATCGTCGGGGTCGTCTGGCGGCGGCATTGCCGCCTGGTGCGCCCCGCCAAGTGCGGGCAGCGCGCCGCGCCTCGTCACTCGCTTCCGCGTGCCGCCCCCTGTGACCGCCGCGGCGTCGACCACGACGGTCGTCAAGGCCACCAAGGCCCGCGCAAAAGGGACCAACGGGACCGGACAAGAGACCAAGGCCAAGCCCAAGAGCAAGGCCAAACAGAGACGCGCCGAGGAGAGCGCCGTGTGGCGTGCCAACAAAAAGCACGCCGTCGTCAACTTTGCCCTCATCCTGGCCCACTACCCTGGATGCCGCCGGTGGAAGCCGCTCTTTGAGCGGTCCAAGAAAAAGGACGACCTGGCCGACGCCGCGCTGCACGCCATCTTTCTGCTCAAGGCGGGCGGCACGCGCTTGGCGCGCACCAAGGACCTCGACGACGCGTCCTTGATCGTGTTGCCGGCGCGCTCCGACGACGGCACAGATTGCGTCGATGGCGCGGCCGCCGAGACCCAAGAGACGGTCGAAAGGAAAAAGCCCCTGCGCAGGCGTGCTGCTGCCGTCGCACCCCCGATGCCGCCCCGCGTTGCCGGCGCGCCCAGTCGTGCACGCCCGACACAAGTCCATGGTGAAGACGACGACGGCATCATCGACCTGGTACACTATGCGGCAGAGGGCGACGACACGCACGGTTTGTCCGACGCCCAATCCGCCGACGACGATGACGACGTACTGGCCGATCCCAGCGACATTGATGACGACGATGACGACAGCACAGACGACGATGATGATGACACGACCGACGACGATGGCGATGGTGATGATGACGTTGATGATGACGTTGATGATGACGGCGACTTTGCAGAACCCGTGTTCAAGCGCGCGCGCGGCAGATCGTCGCGTGCCGCGACGACAACGCGCCCGACGGCTGCGGCCTTTTCCGACGACAGCGACCGGTCCGACACCGAGGGAGAGGACGACGACAGTGCATGGGCGGCCGACTTGGGCATATGCCCGCCGCCGTCGGTCCCCGCGTCGCCGGCACGATCACGTCGCGGCTGACCCGCCCCTCTTTGGACTTTTGCCTTGTCCCCCCAACCCAATTGTCTGGGCTCCCTCGTACCCGCATTCCCCCTCCCCCGAACCCGAGGCCAACAAAAAAAAATAAAAAAAAGAATGAACAAAACACAAACCCCAATCGACACCGAGGAGCACAAGGCGCCAACAAAAGAAAAGGTCTGCTGCTGCTGCAAGAGCGAGAAGAAAAAGAGGAGACGGCGATAATGCCAGTCAATGGCCAGCAGGCTCGTAGCCGCCCCGACCGGAATGGACTGGCCGGGCCGTGGCCAACTCGGCCTCCTCCAGGAACCGAACCCGCCAGCGCTCTTTTAAGGACCGTGAATGAAGCGCGTAAAGAAATGACGACTTGAGAAATGCAAGTCCGAATGCGGCTTTGTTTGTACATTTTTTAATGCACACTTTCACGATCCACGAGGAATAGCGCTGGCGAGTTTGATTCCTGGAGGAGGTCGGGTCGGTCGCAGCCCGGCCGGTGGCTTGCGGCGCACCGGCACAGCATTCGATCATGAGCCAATCACGCCCTCTTTCCCTTTTCTCTCGGAAAGAGAAAAAAGGTCTTGGTCGGTTCTGAAGGAAAAAAAAAGGCAAAGCGCGAACCATTGCAAACAGATTGGGTTGCGCGGCCCACAAAAGAGGCACACAAAAGAAAAGAGCCGATCCTCACGGACAAGGCCTATAAACCGCGAGCGGCTGACGTCACTCTTTTCTTATTTTCGCTATCTGTCGATTTTTTCATCGGAAAAAAAAAGAGGACACAACCGCCCGCCTTTTTGCTGTGCGCCACACAGGGGACGCAAAAAAAAAGAAAGATTGATCAAAAAAGGGAAAAATAATAAATAAAAAAGGAAAAAAGGGTTGTCGGCTTTGGGCTGTGCTCTGCGCGGCGCGCCGTGCAAAAGGCAACACAAGGCAGGCGATGCCGATAGAATTTTTTCTTGGCACTTTTCGTGTGCGGTCTTTTTTTTTCCCCAATCTGCGAGCACAACGGCGCAATCGCAATGTGGGGGGGGGGGGGGGGGGGGTGGAGCGGAAAAACGGGAATCCACCGACCGCCAAGGACCTGCCTTTGGCGACCGCGCGCAAAGTTTGCGCGTAACCCGACGGGACAGCGCCGCAAAGCATAGGTGGCACGGAGCCGCAACCGTCGCGATGCCATGCACATGGTGTTTTTTTGTGAGGGCGGCGATCAAGCGGCGAGGCGCACGGCCGGGTTGGCCGCCGCGGTGGTCGACCGCACGACGGTCACCGCCGGCGCGGCGGCAGCCGGGGCAGCCACGGTCGGCGTGGCGGCCACATAGTGCTGGAGGCGCGCGGCCTGTGCGCGCGCCAGTGCCTCTTGCTGCTGGAGGCGCGCCTGGTGGTAGAGGGCCTGACCGTGGAAGAAGGAGCGGTAGAGGAGCACGGCGACGAGCGCGATGATGAGGCCGAGGATGGCGCCCTCAAAGGCGGCCAGGAGGTCGGATTCGACGGCGGCCGAGCCCGACTTTTTGGCGCTGCTGTTCTTCCACAGGCCGTAGCCGAATCCGATGGCGCCGCCGAGGAGCGTGATCCCGGCGCCGATGATGATCTCGTTGCGCAGCAGTTCGCGCGCCGTCGACGGCGTCACCGACAGCGTGCGCTCGCGCACCACCTCGCCCGTGGTCGGGTCGGTCGTCGTGGCGCTCGTCGTCGCGACAGTGGCCGTTGCCATTGTATTTTGTTGTTGTTGTCGTCGTCGTCGATGGTGTTGTTCTTTTCTCTTTTCCGCTCGTACGCGCAAGCGGTCCTGTATTCCTGTCTCGGGTCGTCAAAGGAGACAAAAGCCAAGAGGAGGAGGCAGGAGTGGAAAAAAAACGGCAAAGCAAGGCGGCGAGGTGGCCGGTGCAGTGGGAGATCGGGCAGAGCACGCCGAGGGAGAGGGCCGACTTTTTTTCTTTCTCTTTCTCTTGGCGTCTTTTACCCTTGGTCGTCGGCGCCTTTTGGCCCGTGGGCGCTCGTCGGTCGCCCGCCCGACCGGGGCCTTGTTGCTCTCTCCCGCGCGCGGCCGTCGCCTCTCTTTTCTTTTTCGAAAAGTGCGCGTGCACCGTCCGCGCTCCCTTTCCCGGTCATCTGCGGGCGTACCGGCGCGCCTCGGCGGGGCAAGAGGGGAGCGCAGAGGCCAAGAAAAATGGAGCGCGGCACCGGACACTCCAAAAAGTAAAAAAAAGGGAAAAAAGGGACGGCCGCGTGGCAGGGATGTGAAAAAACCCGAGACCGCATGAAAAAAAAAAAGAGAAGAAAAAGGCGCAAGGCGGGCGGCAAAAGCCACGCAAAAGAAGAAAAGAGAACCGGCGCCGCCGGCGCGAGGCGACCGAGCGAGTTTGCAGAGAACACACGATTCGCCCGCGCCATGTGTCGTCTTTGGCACCGCCGCCGCCGCCGCCATCGTCATGCTGCGAAAAAGGCCCGGCAACGACGAGGGGGACGGGCGAAAGGGGTCCCACACTTTTTTTTGATGCTCATTGAAAAAAAAACAAAGGAAAGAATAGGAAATACAAGAGCGCGGCGCAGGCCGCCTGACAAGGACCGACCTCGGGCCTCCTCCTCCTCCTCCTTTCGACAAACCTCTCTCCCCTCCCCCGCTTTGAGGACAGAGACCGCGCGCGCCGCCTGGCACGGGCGGCGACAACCAAACAAAGAGGAAAAAAAGCAAAAGAAAAAAAAGGGACAAGAGAGGCGCGCAGCAACCGCACGCGCGTGCGCGCACCCGTACGCGCACCGCTCGCAGGCCGGCCAAAAAGGCACGGCGACAAAAGGGACCGCGAGGGGGAAAGGCACACCGACGATGGCAGAAGACGGGCAATCGCGCGTCGCCTCGGCCGACGAGATCTCGGTCCTCAATGACGTCTCTGATTTCGACCCGATGGTGGACTTTGCCAGCGACATGGACATGCGCCTGTTCAACGTGCTGCGCAATCCGGACAAGACCAACACGGACAAGGTGCAGCCGCTGCCGCGTGGCCAGGGCAAGATCATCCCGTCCAGGAAAAAGTTGCGCGGCGCTGCGCGATACGGCAACGAGACGCACGGGCCGGTGCCGGCGCCCGTGACCTCGCCCGCGCACGACCACGACGACGACGTCGTCAGCGTGCGGCGCACTCCGGTGGGTCCTCACGACCCGTCGCGTCGCACGCTGCAGCGCGAGGCGGGACCCCACGAGGCCCCGGCATCGAGCGCCGCGCGAGACCAGCGCGCAGACGACGGCGCCGATGCCTACTGGGCGGCTCACCAGCGCCCGCACGATGACCAACGCCAACGAGATCATCACCAACAACAACAACAACAACACCCGGAGGACCACCGCCCACAGGGTGCGAGCGCGTTCGACTATGCGGTTAGCGGCGCGGCTGACTACGGCGCCTACGACGGCGGGTATGCCGCCGGCGGATCGGATGGACCCGTCGAACCCTATCAGTTTGTGAGTGCCGCCGACGGCAACAGCGGCTACACGCACTGCAGTGACGGCGCAGAGCACGGCGCCGGTCATGCCTATACCGACGGCGCTCTTGTCGCCCCTGGCGGCGCCGGCAGCGATCCTTACGACGCCAACAACAACAACAACAACTATGTGTATGCCGACGACCCATCGGGCGGCACCGACGCCTTTTCGATGGCCGTCCAGGAGGCCCAACACCACGGCGCCTATGGCGACGGCGATGCGGTGACGGCCGATGCCGGCTACGGCGCGGGATGGCACGGCGACGCGGCCGAACAGGCAACGCAACGCGCATGGCTGGGCGTCGCCGAGGCGGCCGCCTTTGACGGTCAGGCGGCTCCTCGCGGCGACGCCGAGCCCGGCTACACCGACGGACGCCCGACCGAGGCCGACCAGCACGCGTGGGGCCGGGCGACGCCGTCCTCGCCCCGTGCGCCGCCATCATCGGTGGCGCAGTACCAGGCGACGCCGCCGCCCCCGTCCGCATCTCACGGCGCCAGCGCCGGCGGCGGCGTCTGGACGGACCGCCGGGCCGACGAGCGGCCCGAGCCCGAAGATCCGGCCACCATCGAGCGCCAGGCCAAGCACGCCGCGCTGCTCAAACTGCGCCTGCTCGAAGAGCAGGGGGTCAAACTGTCGCGCACCTTCACCATGGAGGACTCGCACTATGACATGGAGTACGAGTGGGACGCCTACCACCACCGGCGCGACCACCTCGAGAGCATCCAGTTTGTGCACGAAAAGATCGCCTTGGTCGGGTTGGGCGTCAGCCTGCTCAATGCCGCCGGCGGCAAGTTCCTGAAGCGCAAGGGCGGCATCGTCGAGCCGCACGTCCTCAAGAGCAAGTGGGAACAGACCCTAGAAGAACACAAGGGCACCATCGAGGCCCTGGCGCGCAAATACTATGGACCGCACGCCGGGTCGAGCGCGCAGTCGCCCGAGATCCGAATGGCGTCGGCGCTGGCCATCGGCATCGGCGGTGCCGTCGCCATGAGTCTCTGCACCGGATTCTTCATGGGCGGCGACGGCGGCGGAGGAGGAGGCGATGACGGCGGACGCGATGATCGGGATCGCCGGCGGCGGCGCCGCGACGACCGGCGCCCGACGCTGCGGAGGCACCGCGATGCCGCCACGTCCGACACGACCGGATGGCGCGACGCCTTTGGCTACGGCGGGTCGGTACCCTATCCGCAGCCGCCGTCGGCGCAGCCGAGCGCGCCGTCGGATCAGGAGCCTTTTTCGCGCGCGCCGCCCGCCGGCGGAGGAGGCGCGCCCTCCCCGTCTCATCCGGCAGCGTCCGCGCAGCCTGCGCAGCCGACTCCCTGGCCCTATGGCGACCCGTCTGCGTACTCGCCTCTGCCGCAACAACAGCCGCAACAGCACTACCCGCAACAATACCATCCGCCGTCGTCGTCGTCGACGCCACAGGCGACGCCACAGATGGACCCCTATGGCGGTGCCGCGCCTCTGCACGGCACCCAGCCGGGTGCGCCGTCGTGGTCGCCCCAGCACCAGACCTATGGTCCGGGCAGCGGAGGGGGAGGAGGCAGGTCGCAGGTCGCCGAGCCCGTCGCGCGGTCGTCCGCCGGCAACGGGGAGCAGAGGGTGGCGCACATGGGCGCGTCGATGGGGGCAGCCCGGCCCGCGCCCGTTGCCGCCGCCGGAGCGGCAGCGGCCGCGCGGGCGCATCACCAGCCGCCGCCCGCGGCCGCCACACCGACGGGACGCCGCGCCATGGGTCGCGTTGCCAAGCCGCGCTAGGTCTGTGCGCGCCCTCGGCCGTGCATTTTTTTTCGACGCCGGTCACCTTTGTGTGGGTCCATCCAAAGGATGCACTCGAAAAAAAAAAGGAATGTGCCAAAAGATCTCTGTTTTTTTGAAGTTCCTATTTTTTTTTTCGATCCTTTTTCCCCCACACAGTTTCGCGGTGTGCCGTATGTCTGTCGGCCAAGTTGCTCGGACCGACGGGCGACGAGAGTGACAGCCACAGGACAAAAAACCAAAAAGCGACGCGCGCCAACTCGGCCTGGCTGGGTCAGGGCTCGAGTCGCTTTTTTTCGTTCTTTCTTTGGCGGGGGCGGCCTACGGCGCAGACCATTTGGAAAGGAGGTGGGGGAAAGAGGGGGCGACGCGCAAAGCCCGAAAGGGACGGCGGCGGTGCAATGGCAGCAAAGGAGAGGCGAGAGGGAGAAAAAAGGCACGGAGAAAGAGGGCGCGCACGGGAGCAAAGAAAAAGGCCGCCCTGGAGTCGCCGTGCTCGCGCGTCGCTCGCCGACCGACGCCAAAGAAGGGGAAAGAGGTGGAGGAACCGTGCGCGCCCCGCATGTCATCGGCGGGATCCTATCGTCCCGAAGCGTGGGCCTATGTCGACCAGCGCGGTGTCCCCGTCGACCCTGGCGGACCGCACAACAACAACAACAACAACAACAACAGCAGCAGCCGCAACAGCACCAACAGCAATGGCTGCAATGAAAACAACAGCAATAACGGTAGCCGTGTGGCGGAATACACGGGCAGCGAGATCTACTATGACCTACACACGGCGGGATACGCTGACGAGTGCGGCCGCCCGTGCGCGATCCCGCTGACGCCGCGCACGCGCTGGAGCCCGCCCCAGACGGGTGCGCTCCACGACCAGGGTCAGCCGGCGACGCCCGACATGGCGATCATCATCGAGCGGCTCCTCGACGATCTCGACCGGGAGCGCGCGGCGCGTGCGCGCGCCGAGGGCCGCACGGCCGTTACGGCGACGGCCTCGTCCTTTACGACGACTCCCGCGACAACGACGACCGCCGCGCACACCCTCCAGGTGGGACCGGCCGGACAACCGACCGCCGTGCTCACGCAGCAGACTGCCCAGCAGCCGCCACAGACACAGTATTTGTTGTCGCCGCCACCGCCGCCGCCCGGCTTTGCCCCTGCGCCCGCGGTCATGACGGCGACGCCGGGCGCGGTAGCGACGGCCCCCACCGGCGCCCCGGTTGGCGCCGTCGCCGCCACTCCCGGAACCAACGGCGTGGGCGCGGCTGCAGCGACGACAACGTCTTCTAGAGCGCCGCCGGGCACCACGTCCAACCGCACGCTGCTCCTGGCGCTCATTCCGATCGTCGTCGTCGCGTTGCTCTTTGCCGCATGGGTCGTGTGGCGGTTCTCGGGAATCGAGCGGCGCCTGACGGCGATGGCGGCGCACGCGGCCTCGACAGCGCCGCCGCCTCTCGTGTCGCCCGTCGTATCGCCCGTGGTCACCGCACCGACGCCGGCGACAGCGGCGGCGGTCCCACAGCGCGGCGGCATGCTCGCCGTGGACACCAACAACCAATACTATTACGCGCGGCCCATCGCGTCCTAGCGCGACGCCCATATAGACACGGCGTGTACCCTTTTTTCCCCTGGTCTTGGCGGCCGGCGCCGGCCGTGTCTGGTTGTGCGGCGCGCGAGAACCGCCCGCCCCCGTCGGCCGCGCTCTCCTCTATGTGCGCGCTCTCGTGCGAGAAAAAGGCCTAATCACTTGGAAAGAGGCCAAGGAGAAAAAAAAAAGTAAAAATGAAGAAGAAAAAGGATGTCTTCCTTAAAGGCGCCGTTGCTCTGCTCTTTTTCTTGTGTGCCTCTTTGCCTTTTGGTCTTTTTTTCCACGCCTCTTTATGCCCGTTGTTTCTTTTTTTTTTCCTTTCTTTCCCGCGAGTGCTGGCGGCGTCGTCGTGTCCCGCGTGGTGGCCGACGCCCCGTCCCTCCCGTTTTTTCACTCCACGGCAATTCTTGTGTGGTGTTTTTCCTATACGAAACAGCCTCTTTATGGGCAGTCATCTGGCAGAGCGGGTCGCGCCCGGCGTCGCCAACGGCTAAAACTCCTTTATAAACGACCCAATCGTAAATCAGTCATAAAAATGGTTTATGAAAATGTATTGGCTTGTCTACGCCAGAGCCTCGGCCGCCAGCAAGCACGGGCCGCGCCGCTTTGGCCTCGGACGCGCGAGCACGCGAGAGGACCCAGGAAAAACACCGCGGCCCCGACAAAGGAATGGGGGGCGACAGAGGACCGGCAAAAAAAAAGAGAGAGAAAAAGGTAGGGTCCAAAGAAAAAGAGAGAGAAAAAAAGGCCGCTGTCAAAAAACTAGGGGCGAGTGGCGCGCTCGTCCTCGGCGTGTCGCTGGCGGCGACCGGGCGCGCGCGACAGCGCCTCGCCTACGGCGCAGGCCAGCACACACGCGGCGTAGGTCTCGCGCGAGAGGTAGGCCGCCGTGGCGCGCTTGCCACAGTCCCACAGGACCGCAATGTCGGCGGCGGTGACGCGGAAGCGGAGGCCGTCGAGGTGCGGCGGGAGCGTCACAAAGACGGTCGCGGCGCGCGCTCCGGGCGACAGCGCGCGCGCCGCGTTGGCCAGGTCGCTCAGGCCCGACACGAGGCCCAGCGACCAGGCGAGGCCGTTGGTGCGCGGGTCAAATGTGCGCCCGTGGTGAGGGCGCACGGCCGCTGCCGCACCGCCGTCGGCGGCCGCGCCCAGGGAACCCGACGCCGCCCGGCGGTAAGAGGCGCCCGCGAGACGCGGCGCGATGGCGATGCCCATGGTGAGGTCCTCGGGGAACACGTCGGGGATGTAGTCCGCCACGAGCGCGCCGTCGACCAGCGACCGGCCGCACCAGGTAAAGGGCTCGACGAGGCCCGGCACGCACATGCTCGCGCACAGGGCGTCGGCCACGCGCATGTGCGGCGCCGTCGCGTGCGACAGGTAGACGGGCGTGAGGTCGTCGGCGTCGGTCGCATTGCACACAAACATGCGTCCGGTGCGCGCGTGCAGCGCGGCGAGGTCGATGTCGCGCGGGAGGTCCATGATGTCCATGAAGCGGTGGATGGTGCGGTAGAGCACGTCGTGGCTGCAGAGGCCGCGCCGTTCGATGAGACGCAGGATGTCGGCGTTGGCCAGGGCGCCGTCGAGCGCCCACGTCTTGGGGTCGCGCGCCACCGCCGCCAGTCGCTCGATGGGCATGCGGCACACGGCCGCGAGCGCGATCGCCGATCCGATCGACGTGCCGGCGGCGCCCTCGATGCGCGCAAAGAGGCCCCGCCCGTCGGACCCCGGCGCCACGCGGTCCACCCCGTCGAGCGCGCGCAAGGCGGCCACCAGCGCGATGCCCTTGAAGGCGCCGGCGCCAAAGGCCAGGTAGCGGCATCGCGACAGGCGCGCGATGTCGCCCGTCATCGACGGCGGGTGGCGCGGCCGCGGCGGCGCGCGGTCCCACCGTCCGTCGCCGTCGGTGGTTCCCCTCTCTTGGGGTGCAGCGCAAGCGGGCCACCCGCCGCGGATCGTTGATGCCTCGCCCGCCGCCGAATTCGTTCTTGCGTCGGTGATCGCGCAGGGGCTCGCCTCCATTTCTCCTTCTCGGCCCGACATGTACTTTGGGGCGAACCCACTGGCCGTCGTCGTAGTCGTCGTCGTAGTCGTCGTCGTCGGCTCTCCTCTCTTTTTCTTCTCGCTCTCTCTTCTTTTTTTATTCCTTTTCTTGTGTCTCTACGTGCGCGTGCGCGGTGTCTGCTCAGGGTGGCGCGCGCGCTTTTTCCCCCCTCTTCTTCTGCGCGCCCGGCTCGGCTCGTGTCCTCGAGTCACACGCACGTCGCGACGCTCGCTCCTGTGGCGACTGGCCTTTTTTTTTTAAATTCTTCTTCCGACCCTCGGCACGTGCACGGCCCTCGCCTTTTCTCTGTGGCTGCATCGACTTTTTTTTCCTCACCCGCTTCCCTCTGGAACCGACTCGACCGGAGCCGCCTTTTGTGCGCTTTCGGGGCCATATCCTTTTCTTTTGTCCTCTGCGCCGCCGCCGCCGCTACACCTCCGTACCCCGCCGCGCTCTTTTTTTTCCGCCCTCATTCAACCAAGCGCTTTTTTACCTCATTTTTTCTTTGCTGCCACGTGGCTGCGTGGGTCTCTTGACGACGACGACGACGTACAAGTCCAAAAAAAAATAAAAACGTTAATAAAAAACGGGCAACAAAAAACCGGCGGCGAGGTGCGCGCACACGCGCCGAGACAGAGCGCTAGTAGGCAGTGAGGCCGCCAACCGGATCGGTCGCGTCGAGGTGAAAGTCGGGTTGGATCTCGACATTGTACGAATCGTAATAGTAGCGCACGCCGCCGACGCGACACCGGCGCTCGAAAAAATTGTGCACGCAACAGGGCGCCTCCCGGCACAGAGGCGGGTCATCGATCTCGTCGTGACAGCGCTGCGGGCACGCCCACTCGTACCCGCTGCCGTTGGTGGCCCTGCACAGGCGGTCGTCGGTAAAGTTGTGAGCGCGCCGCACGGCGGCCGAGCACGACATGGCCGCCACGTCGCTCGCGGTGCAGCCGGCGCCCAAAACCAATAGGCCGCAACAGCGGCCGACGTAGATGGCCGCCGCGCGCACGTCGCCACCAGCGCACTCGACCGCATCCGCGATCGCGCTCCAATGCGAGAGCGCTGGCGTGCGTCGCACGGCAAACACCGAGCGCTTGCGCACACAGTCGGGCTCGGTCGCCGGGTCCGGATAGCGGTCCTCGTAGAGGTCGTCGCTGCACCAACCGGGCGCGAGGGGACGCGGCTCGCCACAGGGCCACTCCATAGGGTCGAACGGGATAACGCACGCGCATGCGCCGGGATGCGCGGCACATTGCGGGCAGCGCTCGCCAGAAGCCGCATCATCCAGATCGGCGTCACCGAGGCCGCTCATGCATGTCGCGAGGTCATAAGGTCGCGGCGGCGTCGTGGCAGCGGCGATCCGACCACGCGATGCCCATAGAACGACGTCGGCCTTGGCGTCAAAGCCCTCGGCGGCAGAGGGTCTCGCACCGCCGTGCGCTTCCATGTATGCCTGGAGGCAGTAGCCGTAGCCGTAGGCGTCGACCGGTTCGAAGAGGCCCGCCGACACGGCATGCCAGCGACGACATGTGAGTCGGGCCGCGGCGCGGCCCTTTCTGCCGTCAACCGCGACGAGCACCATCTCGATCAATTCGTCGGGCAGGTCTTTGATTGTCGTGGCCTGCTCCATTTGAGTCACTGTCGATATTGTCTTGTTCCCTCCTTTTTCTCTTCTCGCCCTCGACGGCGCGCGCCCGCAGCAGACCCGCGCGGTGGCCCGGCGCGCACGCAATCCATTGGATGCTGTGGCCATTATATCTGCCCCGTCTCCTCCAATGGCCAGCCCTGTCGCCTCCTTTTCTTTGTGGAGCGGGTTGAAAGGCGCGCGCAAAAAAAAAACTCGCAGAGCCGCAACAGCGGGCCGATTAGCAACGGGCCGCGCGCGGACCCGGCCAACCTCAAACCAAACCTGCCAAATCTTTCTTTTATCGGACCACAAATAAATTATGCGCAAAAATACCACCAACTGACCGCGTTCGGGTTTGCTTGGCTCGGTTGGGTTTGCGCCTTCTTTTTCTTTGAGTGCCATTTGTCCGCAATTACAAAATCCATGGGTCCGGCGGTTGCGGGCTAACCGGGCCGCGGCTCGGTCGTATCGCCGGGCGACATCGCAACCAACACCCAAAAAAAAAAGAAGAGAAAAATCCACATTCATCTATGTTTCTCTTCATTTTTCCCTCTTTTATTGGGTCGTCCAAGAACAAGAAAAGGATGCCGACGACAAGGCACCGGACCCACATGGACGCGTTGTCCCCCGGTTGCATCACGAATCGTCGTCGTCGTCGGCGTGGTGGGCGCGCTTGCAGTAGTGGCAGCATCAGTGACAGTGGTCATAGGCATCGACGATGGCGGCCAGCACGTCGCGCACGACAACGATCCCGTGCGCGGTGCGTGCGCTTATGGACGGTGCCCTGTCGCAGGCGGCCATGCGCGCGCGCTCCAACCACAAGAGGGCGCGCTCGTGCTCGGTCACCAACAGCGCAGAGGCGCGCCAGGCTGCGACTTGCTCTGGCGACGGCGGGTGCCGGGTGCCCAAAACGACCGCGCGCCAACGTTCGGCCATGTCTTGCGCGTCCGTTGCGATGCCGTGGTCGGGCCGGCACCCATAGGCTAGCAAGAGCGCGACCAGACGGCGAGCGTCGTCGACCATTACGTCCGCCCGGACGGGATAGTCTTCATCGGCCGGATACCTAGACGGCGCGTTCGCGGTAAAGTCGGGCCAGACGCGCAAGACCAGGGACTCGCGCGCCGTCGCCAAGTGGTTGAAAGGACGCGCCAACGCGCGTCCGGCGCGCAGAAGGCGACCGTCGTCGCCACAGTGCACCTCCACGAGGGGTGAGAGCACGGCAACGGGGTCGACAAGGCGCGGTCGGGCGACGCGCGGCCAGGAGGAGCGCGCGTGAATCACGGGCGAGAGGGCGTACGCCATATGGGTACGCACGCGGCGCCACGCAATCCGCGTCAGCACAAAGTCGATGAGGCGGTCAAGCGAGTATTGGTCGGTCCGGGCACCGAGCGCCACGAGCGCGCGGACGCACGCCGCCGAGCCGTGGATGACTGCCACGCCCAGGGCGTCCCACTGCGTGCATCCGATCGACTCGCGCGCGTATTCGACAACGGTGAGACAATCACGCGCCAGCGGTCCCAACATGACGACGACGTAGACGTTGGGAACGGCGACGGCCTGGAGATAGTCGATGTCGAGCCCGTCAGAAAGACCCACGGAGCCCACGTCGAGCGCGTCGACCATGCCCACGGCGTCGTCGGACGCGATCGCGTTGACGATCGCGTGGGCGCACCCGACAGGGTCGGCGTGCGGCCCCCGTTTGCCTCGCCTTTGCGCCCTCGTGGCGCGCACGGCGCGCGCGACTGCGGCCAGTCGAACCGACACGGCCGCCAGTCGCGCCAAATCTGCCGTCGAGGACACGTGCGCGAGCATCGCGACGAGGATCTCGGGCGGCAACTCGTCCAACCGCATCCCGCGAGCCTTTTTTGTTTGTTTTTTGTTTGTTTTTTGTTTTCGCTGTTGCCCCCTTTTTTGTGTGTATGTGCGCGCGCGTGTCCTTTTGGCCGTGCGCGTCTGTGCGCGGATTATCTGGCGCGTCCCTGCGGCCGTCGTCCTCTTTCCCTTTTTTTCGCTTTTTTACGGTGCCAAAAACAACGACATCGAAAAAAAAGGGGACAGGTCACGTCCTTGCGCAGTTTTTCCGTCACCAAAAAAAGCCGGCACGTCCAGAGCGCCGCCGTTGCCACCGCCGCAACAACGGCGGCAGCAGCGCCCGATTGTCAAACACGCAGAAAAATAAACAAATAGTCGAATGCGATTGGAGGCGCTAAACCGATTTTCTTTTCTTTTCTTCGCATGCCAAAAGATGATTCCCGCGTGCTTCTCGTGGCCCGCAGGGATTTCCTGTGGTCTCTGTGGTCGCTTCTCTTTTTTTTTCCTGTGGACTCGCGACGTGAAAAAAAAGAGACGCCGCATCGCGTGCTCTCTTCTTGCGGCATTTTATGACCGCCTAGATCTTTTTCCCTGTTTTCCGAAAGAATTATATAGTTTCTTTTTTATTCATTTCTGGCAACGCCGCCGCTGTGGCCGTGTGGCCCCTTTGCAGCGCGGCCAACACAAGGCCAACGGCCGACCGGGTTGGCGACAGTCCGCAGCCCGCCTCCCGTCGCCCGACAAAGCGCCGCATGGCCAAAAGGGCCGCACAGGCACGCGCGTCTGCCTCGCTCGTGGCCGCGGCCGAGAGATCGACCCAGGCGACGGCGGCGGCGGATAGGATCATGTCTAGACCGTCGTCGGGAATGACATTGACATCGATGTCGTCCAGGTGCCGTGCGCACACGCGCGCGGCCGACGCCAACAGAGAGGGCACTCTGTGTCGGGCGCGCACGCGCTCTCGCGCCGAGCGCAGCAGGGAGCCGCCCGTCCTCGTGAGCACATAGTGGGCGCGCCAGGCCAAATGTGCGTGAAACTGGTCGCGCGGGGGCACGCAGATCCCAGGCGTTTCAACGTGCAAGTTGTCCCATGCGCCCGCGCCCTGTGGCCATAGACGGATCGCGGCGCGGCCTCGGGCCAAAAGGCTGCGCGCGGTCCCGCCCGCGTCGACCGCCGCCACCATCTCCTCGAACGCGGCCGTGCACGTGCTCCCCAACGGACAGGGCAAAAGCACGACGCAGTGGGCCGCACGGTGGGCGACGCGCGTCACGTCCACGTCGTCGCCATACACGACGACCATGTCGAAAAAGCGGTGCGCGCCGGGTCCCAGCGCCTCGGCGAGGAGTTGCGTCGGCGTGTGGCGGCAGTGGGCAGTCGCGTAGGCGAGAAAGAGACACCTCACCTCGTCGGTCCCACGAAAGGCGTGCGACTGGCGCATGTGCCCGACCGCGGGATTCGTCGATCCGTCGTGGAGGCACGACGGCGGCACATGCGCCATGATGGTCCGCCCGACGGCGGTCTCGCGATCGCTGCCGTGCACGCAACCCTTGACGGCGGCATAGGGCAGCGTCAGGCGCGAACCCAAGAGCCGGACGGCCTTGTCGAGGGCGCGCGCCCGTGCGCCGTCGGTGCCGCCTGCGATCGCATAGTGCACGCAGCGTCGCGGGTCCTCTGTGGACGCGTCCGACATGGGTCGGCGACCACCGGCCGGCCAGCGCTCGGCGGGGTAGTGGCAGTGCATCATGGCGCCCGGATCGGTCGGCCAGCGCGCGTCGACGTCCAACGCGTCGGGATTGACGGCGACGGCCTGAAAGATCTCGCGGTCTATCGGCTCGATGGCGCGATCGAATATTGCCGGCATGCATGGCGTCTCGTTGTGCGTGAAAGGCCGACGCGCACACATCTTTGCAGATGCGCAAAAAAAGGAGGGTCTTTTGCAGCGACGGCGACGACCCATGTGCGGCGGCGGCCCCGTGGTTGGTCGCTTTTTCTCTTTTTTTCCCCGTCTATTCTTCCGGTGGGTCGCGCCTTTGCCCGACCGCTGGCGCCGCGATCGCCGGGTCTCTCTTTTTTTTTTGATACCCGCCCCCGCATGGCGAGGGGCGCCGCTCAGAGTAATCCTTGTCCGACGGGCAACCCTGTGTTCTGTTGTGATAGGGGGGGGGGATCATGGGCGTTTTGTCGCTAGGCAGCGGGCAGACGGACCGCCGCGCCCAGCGCTTGCAGGCGATTGTCAGTCGCGCTCGCCTAGTTTGTCCCGTTTGAACAAGCGGCCGATCGACTGCGGTCCGGGCCAGCACAGGCAGGAAATTGAACCGTCACTTTAGGAACGCACAGTGGAAAAGTGATCTCTCGCAACGGAAAAACTCCGGCGCGGGCGGATAAAACTGGTCGTCACGATCACGAACCTCAATGCGAGCGGGGATGTGAACCAACGACTCGACGTCCGCATCGGGGTCTGCGCTCGCGACAAACCCCTGCGGCACAAACAGAGCCGGATCTGTGCGTGCCCACCGCGCCCATACAACAGTGCTTTTTTATTTTATCGCATGCCATGTAACCGATTTGGGTTCTGTGCATTCCGACTGGATCGCCGTTGGTCGGGACCTGTGGCCGACCAACCACGGGTAAACACGAGCGGTGGGATCGTGTTTAGGTCTCTTTTTTTTACCAAGTTTTGCACAAAGGCGGGGTCGCGGCCCAGGATCACGGCGGCCGCTAAACCCGCACACGCGGGCTCGCGCCGACCTCCGTCGACAGACCGTGGCCCCGTCGGATTCCAAATCTTGGCCGACTATGCGTAAAGAAAGAGCGGCCCACTCCCTCGCACCTCCTCCTTCTCTTTGAATCGCACCCTCTTCCGGCATGAATTCCAACAGAATGTACGCGCTGCCGGTTCCACAGCCGTTTGGAGCGCCGCAGGTCAGGGGAGCGCCGGCTCCGCCACCGCCGCACTTTCGCTGCGCCGACGGGTATCATTACGACGCGCACGGCCGCTGTGTGCCCAATGCGCCCGCGTGCAGGGACAATGGCGACGGTACTACGACGTGCTGCACGACCATGCCCACACCCCAGCCGCCTCCTATCGACGGCAGAGGAGGCGACGCCGGCCAAAGGGCACACGACTTACCGGCCTCGCCAATGGTCGGCGCATCGTGGAGCCTGGGCGCTGTCGCTCCTCCAAACCATCCGCAGTGCGCCAGGCCCGGATGGGTCTACGACTCGCGCATGGCCGACTGCGTTCCCGCCGGATCGGTGCGTTGCCAAGGAGAACCGGCCAGCGGCCAGCAGTGCTGCGCGCCCACGGCCGGCAACCGCGTCCGATGCTGCGACCAGGTCATTGGAGGCGTGCCGCGGTGCTACGACCTACCTGGACCAGAGGGAGGCGGAGGGGAAGAAGGAGGAGGCGAGCCCGAACCGGTCGAACCGCCCGGCTATGGCGCTCGGCCGGCGTTCGGCGCGCCGGCTGCCTTTGGTGCGGCCGCGCCCACCGCGATCGGCACGGGCGCCGGGTTCAACTGCAGGCCGACCTATTCGACCGCCTCGGGGTCGCTCACGCTGACGTGCGAGCCCCAGCGCGGCCCCCGCGGCGAGATGCCAGAATACCCGCACCCCGGATCCTCGGCCTTTTGCGCCAAGCCGTTGCACATCGGCATCCCGCCTTCTCACCACGCGCCGGGATACAGTCTGTGGTGTGATTTTAGGCCCTGATGACAGTGTTGCGCGCGCATGATCTTGGCCGCGCAGCCAATCTTTTGCTCGCGCCATGCGCCACGCCTGGGCGGCAGTTGGGTCCGACCCCGGCCAGCCGGCCGCCGGCAGACAGACCCATCGACAAAAAAAAGGAGCGCGGATAGACGTAAAACATTACACACAAATTCTCAAAAAAAACGGCAGCGCGCATTTTGCGGTTGGCTTATTCGCACTTGCGACAGTATCCAAGGTCGAATGATGCCCATTTTGCTTGGCTCACCTGATTTCTTTGCCAATGGCCCTAACGCGGCCTTGGCCACAGTGGTCGGCTGTCGACTAATGGCTTTTTTTTTGATCTCGGCCACAAGATTGTGGCCCTGCCAAAATGCGGCCGTCCACAAAAAGGACCCAGCGCCAAAGCCGTCCGGTCCTCTGGGTGTGCGAGAGCGGGCGCCTATATTTTCCGCGCTTTTATTTCCTCTTTTTTTTTACCAGATACAGCAGCCAAAAAGCACCCGGCTGCAGACCAACCGGATCAGGGGACGTGCGGACAGGCGGAAGGAGAGAAAGAAAAAAGAAGTCAGGCAGACAGGGCGCCTGTGTGAGCGGTGCGAGATGGCTGCGGGCGACAAAGGCGCGCAGCGGCCGAAAGGACCCACGATCCAAGGGAAAAAGGCCGCCAAACTCGCGCGTCCGCTCGCTTGCCTTTTTGACGGTTCCCACCCTTTTTTTTTCCAGAGAGAAAAACAAAAAAGTAAAGGACCGAGAAAAGATGCAGGCACCGCGAGGGGCCACGGTGGCCGACAATGCCGACGTGTCTCTCCTTGGTCTCGTGTTGGTGTCGTTGGCGGCCGCCCTCTTGGGCCGATGTCTGGCGCATGTCTGGCGCGTGTGTCGCGCATGGGCGTCCCGCAGGCCATCGCCACCGCTGCCACCGCGGCAGACCTCGTACGATCTCTCCATTGGCATCGACAGCCTCGCCGATCTGGCCGCCGACGGCTGGGTGGTGCGCGCAGACAAGGCCCACTCGATTCTTGACGCCGTGCGCAAGAGGCTGACGGCTTTGTGTGCCATGGGCGATGGCGACGCCTTTGGACAGTCCAACAACGACGATGACGCCATTGCTACGGCCGTGGAGGGCCACTCGGACGACGAACGAGCCGTCTGTGATCGGGAGATTGCCACGGTGAATCGCACCGACACGCACGCCGCAGCGCCCACCCAAGGGTCGCTCGTCAAGACGGTGGGCTTTCTGGGTGCGCGCGGCGTCGGCAAGACCTTTTGCATCAACAGCCTCTACGGGCTGGCGCTGCCGTGCGGCCCGCTCCACCCCACGCGCGGCCTCGGCCTTGTGTGGCCGACGGCGCCCGGCAGGCCGGCGATCGTCGACACTGCCGGTGACCGCGCGCCCGCGCCCGCCAACGATGCGACGGCCGCGCACGACCGTCGCCTCACCGAGGCGCTCATCCAGGACGTAGCCCTGCACTGCGCCGACCAGTTGGTCCTCGTTGTCGGCGACATGACGGCGGCCGATCAGGCACGGATCGCGTCGCTTGCCGGGCACGTGGCGCGGCGCGGACGGCGACACCTCTTTGTCCTGCACAACCTGCGCCATGCCGGCGACGTCGACGAATGCGACCGCCTATGGGAGGACCAGGTGCTGACCCCCTATGCCGCCGTCGGCCATCTGGAGCATTGCGGCGACCGACAACGGGCACACTTTGTCACAACAACCGCGGGCGGCGTGCACATCTACCACATGCGCCTCGCACGCGCCGGCACGCCGGCCGGCGATTTGATCAACGCCCACACGTGCGACACGCTGCGCGCGCGACTGGACGCCTTTGGCGTGGCCCATCCGTTTGACCCGTGCGCCCTGGTCGACCAGAGGCTTGGCGACATGCTGCCGTGCCTCGTGGCCGACTTTGCGGGCGTCGAGTGGCACCCCGAGGGCGCGCTCGCCGGCGATGCCCTCGGCGACAGCGACGGCCTCGTGGCGCGCATTCGGTGCAGGGCGCGCAGATCGGGTGCCCCATGCGACGCTGCCCTGCACCTTCGCCCGGTGCCGCTGAGCGAGGTCGCGGCGGGCGGCACCGCCGGCGCGATGAGCGGGTCCGACTTTGACGTGCCCGTCGAGGTGAGGGATGGCGGTGGCTGCCTTGCGGTGCGCATCGACGTGCCGGGCGTCGATCCGGGCTCGTTGACGGTCACGTCGCTCGTCGGCCCGCGCGGTCAGTATGCCGAGGTGCGCGGTCTGCGCCTCCTGCCGCCCGACGACGACGAGGACGACAGAGCCCTCAAGGACGACCGTGGCCATGAGGGCGACAGAGGCGACCGCGCCCTTGTCGGTCGTCACAGCCGTCGCTTCAACAACAACAACAACAACAACAACAACAACAACGATAATGATCACTGCGGCCACAGCAACGCCCCGTGCAAGAATGACGGCGGCGGCGACGGGGACAAGGACCGCCGCAACGACCCCGAGATCGACGACCGACGCCCGGCTGCGCCAGCACGCGGCAAAAGGCACCACGAGGTGCCGCGCTCTGTCGTCGATCCCGTGGAGCGCTGCGGGCGTCTCTGTGTGCGCATCGACATGCCACCGGGCTCCCGTGTCGATGCGTCGACAATCGACTGCACCTATGGCGTCCTGTCCTTTAAGATCCGCCGCCAGACCCAACCCATCCCGTTGCCGGTGCAAAAGGCCCCGTCGGTGCCCGCCGGTCCGCTGGCCTAGGCCTTTTTTTTTCTTTGGACATTTGGTTGACGGCTCTTGGTTCGCCGCTTCCTTTTTTTGTTGGCCATACATGTCTCTTTTTTTGTTTGGTTTTTTTAGAAATAAAGAACCGCACAAAAGAGAGAGAGCACACACAACGCAAGTTTTTCTTTTTCTTTTGATCGCACCGCGTCCCGAATGCGCGTGCCGCACCCGCGGGACCGACAAACAGAGGCCGCCAAAAGAACAGATAGCACCCGGCGCTCTACTAGGAAAGCAGACGCAAAGAAAAACAAAAAGGAGGTCCCGGCACGTCGGCGATCGACGGCGGCTGTTGCAATTGCATGTCGCAGACGACCGTGCTGGCCGGTCTTCCGGTCGAACTGTGGGGCCTGGTCGTCTATCACTGCGCCGACGCCGACGTCCCACGCCTTTCGGCCACCTGCGTCGCGTTGCGCATCTATGCGCGTGCGCACCTAGAAAGACGCTGGGCCGCGACCCGGAACAGCGTCGACGTATTTGTGTCCAAGTGGCAGGCCGAGACGGCACGATGTGACCGGTGGCGTCTGTACTGCACAGCGTGTCTCCATGGTACCTTTTGGCCTCGCGCTGGACCTTTGCCTGCCTGTTTCTTTCCTCTTATTTTTTCTGTGTGTGCGTGTGGTTTGGTGCGTTGACCATTTGTGCTCGCGGATGCTCAGATGGCCGCTACGATGACGACGATGGTCTCGACGACGGCGGCGATGATGATCTCAACGATGATCTCAACAACGATGACGACAATAAGCGCGACCGGTCGCCAAAGAAAAAAAGGACGCTGCAGAGCCTCCCGACAGACGCCAAATGGGTGCACTATCAAGGCGCGCCAGAGTGCCGCTACGCCAAATGGTTATGCGCGACGTGCGGGATTCGCATTGCCGACCGGGCGGCACAGAGCGGCGAGCAAGTCGTCCACCCCATTGTGCCCCTCGACAAGAGTCGACCTCACGTCTGGTCACTGTGCCAGACAGACGGGTGGATCATGAATTTCCTGTACGCAGACTCTCTGGCCGACGACGATTTCGTCGTGCCCGCGGCCGCCACCCACATGCTCGACCCGCACGTCCTCCCCGGACTGGTCCGATGCGTTCAAGAGGAGCCGACAGTCCACGTCGTCGACATCTGCACGTCCGAGATGGGGTCGGTGCGTGGGTGGATGCCTCTCGTGGGATCTCACGTCGTCCACGCCACAGGAGGATCGTGGCATGTCATCCCCGAGCGCACCCGCGTGCCAATGATCTGCTGCGACAGGAAAAATCCCCTCTGGGGTGCCGTCGTGTTTGTCGATTTCCACCGGAACCGCACGACGATGACATGGCACGGGATCGACCACAGCCTCGCCGACCTGCTCGGTCGTTGGAGGCGCGCCCTCTGTGGGCCATCCCGTGCAGAGAACTGGGCCGAATGGACCGGCCGGGTTTACGTCAACGCCGTGGAGCGCGCTCGCGATATCGCACACCAGACTCTCGATATTGCAGAACGTGCTGAATTTCAGATCAGGCTGGAAGAGTATGTTGCAGGGCTCCCACACGACCACCCCGACCGGCGCTTTATGGTCCGTCGTGGCGACGATCCGGTCGTGGTGCCTCTCCAGTATCGAGTTACCGCCGTCCGGCGATGCGATGGCGGCGATGGCGATGATGCGCACGACAATGTCGGCTAAAATCCACGCGTCGACTCGCTGCTTGTGTTGTCCTCAATCTTTTTTTTTTGTGACCAGAGACCCTCGACAAAAGAAAAAGAAACCTCGGTTGGCTTAAAATGGTTTCTTTTTTTCCTCTCTTTTTCGCCTCGTGGCGCCGCGCACCAAGGCAGACCGTGAATCGCCTCCGGCATTGTATTCGTGCTCAAGAAGGAAAAAACAGACAAGCGAGGGTCCGGGGCCGTGCCCCGTGGTGGCGACCTTTTTTAGGGCGCGACGGCGGGCGGCGCGGCGAGCGCCACCCAGGTGCGGAGGGTGTGCGCCAGGAGGTGGTTGGCGTCCATGTGGGCCAGATCGCAGGCGTCCTTGTTGGACCAGGCCGGATTGCCGTGTGCGCCCACATCGGCGGCCATGCGCAACTTGGGGTCGGCTCCATGGCGCAGGAGCAGCGTCACCATGTCCATGTCCTCCTTGATGACGGCGATCAACAGCGGCGTGGCACCGTCGATCGACGAGACAGAGTCGACGACGGCGCCACGGTCGATCAGCATCGACGCCACGCCGACCTTGCCCTTGTTGACGGCCAGGTGGAGGGGCGTGCGCGGCGCGCCGGGGCGGCCGTGCGCGTCGGCGCCGTGATCCAGGAGCAGGTGCACGAGCGCGTCCGTGTCATAGGGCGCCACGATGGCCATCTCCAAGAGGGACGGGCTCTCGTCGGCGTCGGGCGCGCTCTCGGGCAAGATGTGCTCGTTGAGCATTCGGTTGACTGCGGCGGCGCCGGCGGTCGAGCGCTCGCGCGCCACGTCGAGCGCCCACGCGAGGAAAAAGGCCGTGCCGAGGCCCTCCTGGCCCTTGGTGCCCATGACGGCCAGCAGCAGGGCCGACTTGCCGTCGGCGTCCGTGGCCAGGGGGTCGGCCCCGCGCTCGACGAGGAAGCGCGCGGTGGCGTTGAGGCGCGCGTCGATGAGCGCGTGGAGGGCCGTCTTGCCCGAGGTGCCGCGCGCGTCGAGGTCGATGGCCGGATCGGCGTCGAGGCGCTTGCGTATCTTGTGGATGAGTTTGGCTTGGCGGTGCGGACCCCCGCACCAGGCGGTCACGGCCGCCAGGACGGGCGTCGTGCTGTCGCCGGTGCCGCGAGCGGCCGCCATCTGCAAAAGGTGCTGCAATACCTGGGCGTCCATGCTGTCTTTTTTTGTGCGGCTCGGTATCTCTCTCCTGTCTCTTCCCGTCGCAAACTTTTTTGTTTTCTGTCCTTTCCCGCTTTTTTCCCCTTTTTTTTGCTTTTGCCGTCTTTCGGTGGAGCGCGCGCAAGGCCCCGTAATGCGCGGCTTTTTCTTGCGTTGTCGTAAAAAACGGGCATGAGCCAGGATCGTTTTTTGTTTGCCGCACCACGGCGGTCCGGCCGTGCTGTGGCAGAGGCCACCATGATCGGGAGACAAAAAAACAAGATCTATAATGCAGAGAAATGAATATTTCTGTGCATTCTTGCCGACAAGAATGTCCCTTTTTCGTTTGTTTTGATTTTTTTTCAACAGGCCACCCAGGCATAAAAAGACGGGTAGACGGACGGAATGGTGCGGCTCACCGACGACGATCCCGCCTTTTACAAAGCGCGCGTGCCTTCTTTTTACACACCGACGAGGCGATTTTTGTTTCATCGGACACACCGAGTTGTCGACAATGTCAATCCGGATGACTCGACCAATCAGCGTGCGATGGAGGGGTCACAGGCCTGTCGGTGTGCTGTCGCCCCTCGCTGTTCTGCGTCTCTTGTCGTGCCATCTTTTACCGCCACAACAACGACAACCACCACAACAGCGACGACTCCAAGGGCAGACATAGTGCAATGAATTTCCTTCTCAACAAGATCACGGGCACGAGGCAAACCGGTTACGCGCCGCTGCCTACATGCTCTACGGAAATGTCACTCGTGGACGACTCGCCCGACATCCTAGATCCGTCCTCTCGAGAATACGCCACGTTAAAGGAAAAGACGATCGGGATCATCGCCGCCATCCCGACGCCCTACTTGAGCGCAGACAAGGGCCGCGCGGCGATCGAGGCCCTCCGTGCCGGCAGGTTAGTCTCCCTGTTTTTGTCCCATTTTTCTTTTTTTTCCCTCTCTTGGCGTACGTTTTATATGCTTTTCCCCCTCTTGGGCGATGCCGGCAATCTCACGGCGGCGCGCCTGCAGAGGACCCGGATGGGAGGCCCTCTACGACGAGGTCTGGGCCGCGGCCATGGCCTATCGAAAAGACATTGTCGCCGGACGGGTTGCGAACAAGTCTATTCGCTGGCTGCGCGCCCTCTGCGTGTCGACCGCGCTTTGTATCATTTGGAGAAAAGAAAGAGATTCTCGGGCAACACATGGACGAATCGCCTTTTTTTGTATTGTTGTATTCGGTTGTGTCCAAAGGTCAGCGGGGAAGAGGCAATCTTTTTTTAAAAACAAAAAAAAGAGGAGGACGACGACGAGACGGGAGCCGCGGCGGCGGCGTGGCACGGTCTCCTGTGCCTGCAACAGGTGCGTCGACACCACAAAGGCCGACCGGTGCGGCCTAGTCGGTGCAATCGACGAGGTAGGTGTCTGTCGCCAAGGGCGTCGGCTCCCAGAGAGCCTTCCACTCGCGGATGGCGTCGGCCATCAGTTTGTTGTCCTCGATGTAGGCCAATTCGGCCGCCGTCTTGTCCTCCCAGTAGGGCACGTCGTCCATGCCGGGCTTGCCAAAGCGGCGCGCCGGATCGGCACCGTGCGCCAGCAAGAGGCCCACCATCGCCGGCTGCTCGCGAAGGACGGCAAAGTGCAGCGGCGTGGCGCCGTCGGCCTTGGGCGTGTCCACGACGGCGCCGCGGCGAAGCAGCGCCAGCAGGGCGGCGGTGCTCCCGCCCGCGATGGCCATGTGCAGCGGCGTGAAACCGGTCGGCGTGGGCGCGTTGGGATCGGCGCCGTGGGCCAGGGCCACGTCCAAAAGGCCCAGGCCGCCGCGGCCGGGCGTCAGTGCCTTGAGCGCCAGGTGCAAGAGTGACCGCGACTGAGGATCGGACTTGACGTGCCGGTTGAGCACGCGGTCGACGTCGGCCTCGCGGTCGCCGCCCGCCTTGAGGTGGGCGATGGCGACGTCGATAAATGCCACCGTGCCGACGCCCTCCTCGCCGCCGACGCCCAGACAGGCGAGCGCCAGGGGCGACACGCCGTCGGTGCCCTCGGCCAGCGGGTCGGCGCCGCGCTCTACGAGAAAGCGCGCGGCGCGGTTATGGCGCCGCTTGGTCAGGTGAAAGAGCGCCGTGCGGCCCTTGGCGTCCTTGGCGTCGATGGGCGATGGCGTCGGCCCTCCAAGATCAGCCCGCAGGGCGTCAATCAGCGCGTCTTCTTTGTGGCGCGGCTGCGCCCAAAAGCGCGCGGTGCGCAAGAGAGGCGTCGGGTACTTGGTCTCGCGCGACGCGGCGTCCTGGCCCGGCGCCGCTCCCGTGGCCGCCTGGAGGGCCAGCAGAGTGCGCAACAGGTTGAGATCCATGGTCCGAGATGGGTGTAACAAAATCAGCGCAAAAAGGGAGAGGCGACCGGACAAGGGACAAAGCACGGAAGATGACGCGCGTCCGAGAATGTGTATGGAAAAGAACACCGAGAGGAAAAGGGAAAAGGACAAACGGGCCCGATCGTGCGTGCGCGCGACTTTTTTCATGTGCGCCGGCTCGTTTTTCGCCTTTTTTCCCTTTTTCTTTGTCGTCAAGGACACACGTGCTCTGCCGCGGTTTGGGCGTCGCTTTGCGCACGCACCGTCCGTTTCGGCATTGCGCGCTCCTTGAGCGCACGCTCGCCCGCAGCATTGCCAGACGCGCCTGAAAGAAAATCCAGCCTCTCTGACAGAGGACCCGCGCGGTGCCAGCGGCCTGTCCTGCCCCCATTTCCTTTCGAACAGGAGTTTCACACACAAAAAAGTACATTACAGAAATCGCGACTGTGTATTGAAAAACGGAAAGAATGGGCCGCCGGCGGCGGTTCATCTTTTTCTTTTTCTTTTTTTTTTTTGAGATCGAGGCTACGGGGCGGCGGCGGGCGGGCAGGCGCGGTCGCACGCGGCGACAAAGGACTCCAACACAAATGTGATGCCCTCGGTGAACAGTCGATCTTGCAGTTTGACGCTCTCGCTGTCGGGCAGCCATACGTTGACTTTGGCCATCTTGGCAACAAAGCGGCGCACCACCGCAGGCAAGGTCATGCCGTCGACGGTGCGTCGGTATTGGGGCGAAGCGGCGTAGCCCTCGCAGGCAAGGAATGTCGATTGGCCAAACGGCGGGTGAATGCAATCGGACGATCGGCAGCCGTGGTGGACAAGAAAAGTCGCAAAGGCCTCTGCCTGCGCGACGATCTGGTCGACCGCGCGTACAAAGTCCTCGACCAGGGCCGCGTCCAACGCCGCGTCCACCGAGGGCGAGAAGCCATTCCTTACTGGCGTCTCGGCGCCGGCGACGACAGGCCACAGAGGGAATTCGGGGCAGGCGTAGGCGAGTCGCCCTATCGCCTTGAGCACGGCGGCATGAAGCGTGCCGCGTGCAGAAAGGCCAGACAGGCAACCGCGCGGCAGCGAGCACAGCACCGGCGAGAGCAACTCGACCGGATCGATATACGACCCCGTGGACCTACGGGCGGCGCGTGGTCTCGCGTCTGCCCGCGAGATATCGTCTATGCGCGGGACGGGCCGTGACAACGTGGTGACGCGGATCTCATTCCACGCGAGGTCGCTGGCGACGGAGCGAACCAGCGCGCCCGCTTCGGCGGCGCTCATCCGTGTTCCCATGGAGACGAGGACGCGCACGCACGCGACCGAGCCGCACAGCACGGCCGCGCGGAGAGGCGTGTAATAGCCGGTGCGGGCCGGATCGTCGATCAGGCTGCGGAGGACTGGCCGTCCCATGACGCTGCGATCGTCTGCATAGGCACGGGTGCCAAAAATCATCGCCACCACGCTGGGCGTCGCTACCGACCACAGATAGTCGGGGTCCAGTAGGTCATCGAGCGATACGTGGCCAATGTCGAGGGCGTCGACGACCCCGTCAGGATCGTCGAGCGAAATCGCGTTGAGGAGTTGGTGAGCGCAGCCGATGGGATCCGCGTGTGGGCCGCTGCGGCGCCTCGATGCGGTCCTCTGGGTGCGAACAAAAGCCGTCGCCTGACAGAGCCGGCGACACGCGCTGCCCACGCGCACCAACGCCGACGTCGGATGGATGCGGTCCACAATGTCGCAGAGCACCTCGTCGGGGAGCACATCCACGAGCGACTCGCACTGTTGTGTGCCCGCGTCGATGGAACCGGCAACGGGCTCGACCGGGCCGCATGCCACTGCTGTCGCCGCCTTTTTTCGTTCGAGGTCTGGTGTCGCTCGCCCTGGGGATGCGGTCGTATCACTGTCGCCTTTATGCCTTTTTCTCTTGCGCTGGCGCGCGGTCTCTTGTTGCGATCGATCGGACGACGGCGCGCGCCTCTTGGCACAGGGGAGAGGTCTATCGTCCATCAGTGGTTGTGGCCTCGACGCAAGAGGCCAAAAAAAAGGTGTGCACACAAGAGGATGACGTGGCCCGCTTTCTGTTCGTGTCCCTCTATTTTTTTGCCTGTGCCGGCCAGGTCCCACCCTTTTTTCGTGTTTGTCAAATCAGTTGAAGAGGACCGCTCGCGAGACGGACCAGCCGCGGTTATGCCGTCATGTGCGCCCAAATTCGCCGTCATCCTTTTTTTGTGGACGCAGACAAATTCCAGACAAATATCTGCCAATGGGGTCGGTAGGTGGGATATCGGATTTTATCCGAGCATTCTCGGTCTGTGCGAGCACATGCAGGTTTTCTGTATCTTTTGACGGTGATAGCAACGCGCACGCGTCGGTCGCCCGTGTCGGTATTGGCCGACCAAACAAGAATCATCCGCCTGCCTCGGACACGCGAGCACGGCGCCCAGTGCACGGCTGATTGGAAAGAAAAAAAAAGAGGGTGTTCGAGAAAGAGTGCACCGAGCGTCCGTTCGACTATTTTTGGCCCCAGAGCCCAAAGAGAGCGTCGACCCATAGAGACAAAAGACAGCGCAAAGAGATCAACGAATCGCGGGAGCGAGGAAAAAAAAAGAAGCGACACAAGGAGCCTGCTCGACGACACAAAGACATGAGCCGCGATCCGTGGGGCCTGATGCCTGAAATGACCTCGACGCCGGTGCGACCGACGCCCAAGACCGCGATGGCGCGTGCCGACCGCAGGGCAGCATTGGGACGGCTCGCCGTGCGGCGCGGCGGTATCGTCGGCGTCCTGACAGGCTTCGGCAGTTTCTACGTCGGCGACGTGCCGTCGTGCTTTGGCGCCGATCAGCGCGCCTTGGCCTATGTGAGTGCCCTCCCCGTGTGCGGCGTCCTGTCGGGCCTGTGCGGCGCCGCCTGTGCATCGCTGGTGGTGGCCATCCTTCCGCGCCGCCGTCACCGCCGGGCCGCGCTTGGCCTGTGCGGCCTGGCGGCAACGGCCTCGCTCCCCTTTGTGCGCGGTTGGTGGTCTCCTGCGGCTGCTCCCAAATGATCCCGCTCCGCGCATCGCGCTCTCCCGTCCCTTTGGGCTTCTGTCTCGACGGTCAAACCAAAAAAACGTTAACAAAAAAAGGACCCCTTGTCGGCCTTGCCTTTTTTATTCCACGGCGCTTGGCGACGCGCTCGCAAACTCGTGTCATATCTGCCTTGCGCGTGTAGCCATTGTTGTTCATTAAACAGGGACGCACAACAAAAAAAAAGAGATAAAAAGAGATCAAAGTTTGGAGAGGAAAAAAAAAGACAGAGAATGAGGGGGTTTGGCTACAGAGGCGCCTCGTCGCCAATGTACATATCGCAGGCCCATGCGACCCAGTCGGTCCACGCGTGCCGCGCGTGCGCATGCCGGTATCGCGCCAGGAGCACCTCTAGCGTGGCACCGACGCCATGCCAGGAAAGGCAGGGGTATTTGGTGCCGTATTCGACGAGCGCGACTTGGCCCCACAAAGGATTGCCTGTGTCGCAGCAGATCATGGGCACACGCGGAAGAGGCCGCGCGGACCCTCCCGCGCACCCGCCAGACGATAGGGGCAACCAACCGCGCAGAGATCCCAGCGTCGCCCACGACATGCCGCTAAAGACCATGGCCAGTTCAGTGTCCTGACCGTAAAAGAGGGCCTCGCACCGCGCCATGGCGTCAGAGGGCTCGGTGAGGTGCGCGGCAGCCGACGGCACGCAAAAGCGCGCGTCGTCGACGTCGTCTGCCCAAAACGGGTGCATAGTGCAGGTGCCCACATCTGCGGCCGCCCAGACGTGTGGCCTCTCCATGTCGACGGGATGCGCGAGCCATCCGCCTGTGGCGCCGGCGTCGATCACGGGCCGTGCGCAGGCGTCGCACAACATCGCGTGCGACGGATCTTTGGGCGGACGGCGTTGGCACGACCAGCGCACGACGCCACGGCACGGCGACGTGACGCTGTGGCCGCCGCGACTGCCGTCGTCGTCTTTCTCGTTGTCGTCCTGCTCCTCATTTCCGTTATCTTTGTCGCGTTCGTCTTCGTCGTCCTCCTCGCATCGGCGCCAATAGTCGTATCCGCACTTGGACGAGGTATCCCAGCGCGCCGTATGGCGTTGCCACCGATCGACAAAGGTGTCGACGACGAGGCGCGCGGCAGCCACCCTGCGCCGGACTCTTGCCGCGCTCTCTGCGTGGAGGGTTCGGCAAGTCGCGCCCAGGCGGGCGGCGGCGATTCGATCGCATCCGCCAAAGACCAGACGCCACAACTCGATCGGCAGGCCGGCCACCACAAAGGCGCTTGCGGGTTCCATGCGTACGCGCTCTTTTCTTTTCTTTTTTCACCGAGGCTGCCTTTGACAAAAGGCACGGCAATCTCTTTTTTTTTTGCGACAGGCAAGCCTGGCCCGCTCACCCTTTTTCCCTCTGTCTTTGTTGCGCTTAAACTATCTTTTTTTCCTCTCTCCCCTCTTCTTTGTTGGCGTCGTACGCATTGCCCGGTGCAGCCAATCACATAAAAGAGCGTTCCAAAAGAGAGCGCCGAGGAGCAGCGCCCGCCGCGCATGCGTCGCTCTTGTCATGATCGCCATCGCAAACCTGCCCGCGCTGCGCAGGCGATCCGCGCCCGCGGAGCAACCGCCTGGTCATTCGACCGAACCCGCAAAAGGTTTGGCGTGCTGACCGCGCCGTTTTTTCGGCTTTTTTTTTGTTACACGCCCGACCGGTCGTCCTTTTATTTTTATCGTGAAAAGGGCCGCATTTGGGTTTGGCCCCGCGCAAGGCCTGCCCTTTTTCTCTCTCTTTTTTTTGCCGTTCTCTTTTTTCCTGTTGCCGCCCGTTGCGGGGGTCGTCGCCGCAGAGGACCCCGGATCCGCTCCGCCGGCATCTAGAAATAATAAAAAAAGAGAACACGCGGCCAGGACCGATCGGTCACAGCCACGCAAAAGGGTGCACGCAGCCAAAACCCTATTGCGGTGCCCTTTCGTGCCGTGCGTCGCGTTCTCTTTTTTGCACTTTTTCTTTTTGATGTGCGTGGGCGCAATTTAGTGCTGCGCCAAGAGGAGGGCACAACGGCGCGCACCCGACTGTCGAACGGGCGAGCCCGTCAACCCGAGATGTGGGGCTTGTCAGATCACGCTGTCGCCGAGCAGTTCGTCAGAGAGCGTGCCGTGGGCGAGAGATTCAATCGCGCTCCGGTCGCTTCGGTGTTGGTCTTGCGCGCGCATCGGTTCGTCGATATAGGCCTCGCCCGCCCACGTCGTGAGGTCTTGCGCTACAACGTCGGGCGACAGTGCAAACAAATGGCGGTGGCGCGCCATCAAGGCCTCTAGCGAATCCTCGACGCCGTACCACGTCGAAAACGCGAGTCTGTAGTGAATGAGAGCGACCGCGCCCCACATGTCGCTCCCGGCGTCGCAGCACACGACGAGCATGCGCACGGCTCCGGTTGGCGTCAGACTATGATGAGCACCGACGAGAGGCATCCACGCGCGCACAGAGGGCATCAGCGCCGGTTGCATGTCGGAAAAGACGAGCATGGGATCATGGGCAGGCCATGCCATCACAAGGCGCGAGGCGTCCGGGTCGATGAGGTGGACGGCCGCGTCGGGCACACGGAAGCGCGCCACGGAACCCGATGGCAGGATGCCCTCGGCGTAGCCGTCAAACTGCATGACCGACCAGACGTGCGGTTGGGTCGTGTCGACACGCCGCATGGGCCACGTGAGACCGCCCGCGTTATCGGGACGACCACGTACGTCCTGGGCGCACACGTCGCAGATCCAGTCGGCGCCCGAGTCGTCGGGCGTGCCGCGGTCGCAGATCCACCACGCGCGCCGCGGGATGGCCCCGTCCGTGCGCGGATCGGCCGTGTCCCGATCATCCACGGGCGTGCACAGGGCACACGTATAAGCACCGGCGCCTGCATCGGGCGACCACGTCTCGTCCCACTTTGCCGTGAGCGTCTCCCATCGATCGACAAAGGCATCGACGGCCGATCGAGCCGCCGCAATTTCGCGCGTCCTCTGGTCTAGGACTTGCGCGCGGAGGGCTCTGCAAGTGGCGCCCAGGCGAGCGGCGGTGATGCGATCACACCCGCGAAAGACAAGACGCCACAACTCGATGGGCAGGCCAGCCACCACAAACCGAGAGGTCATGCTTGTATTCTTTTTTTTTCCCTCTTTTGTTGCTCTGTGTTAAGGCGGCCTCGCTGTGCCCTTTTTTTCGTGCGGGGTCCGTGTGGTTGTGTGTGGTTGTGCGTGGCGCCTGTCTTGTTGTTGGTCGACGAACCAAGAAAAAAGAAAAGAAACAAAAGCCGCGTGAAAAAAGGCCACAAGGCGGAGCGCAGGCAACCCCACGCCAGGACAAAAAAAAAGAAAAAAGATGCCAATGGTGCATCGTCATTTCCTTTTTTTCTTTTATTTCGCAGCCACACACAAGAAGCGACTTTTTGGCTGCGCGCCCGGACCGCGATGGCGTCGAAAGAACCACCCACCCGCACGATCCAGCAAAAAGAGAGAGAGAGAGAGAGCGACAATAAAAAGAAAGTTGAATTTTTGTTTTCAGAGATGATGGCACAATCAGCAGCCAATCTCCTCGACCTGAATCTCCACCTCGCACGCCACGAGGCCGCGCATGGCCGCCGCGCCGCTCTCGTACTTGCTCAAAAAGGCCGTCCGAGTCGATCGGCTCCCCCGTGCGCCGTGCATCGTACGGACAAAGTCAAAGGGCGCCAGAGAGGCGCCCTTGGGCAGGGCCACGTGGTGGTACGGATGCCCAGGCGCCCCCTTGTAGATGCGGCCGAGATCGCCATGTGTCGTTTTCGTGGTTGAGCCGCGCGTCGGATGGTAACCATCCACTCTGATCTTGACGGCGCGCGGCTCGACATCGACCGCGCCCTCGGGCCTCCCCTGGCCCAAAGACCATGTGCCGAGCGTCTCGCCCTCGGGGACGCACGACACTGCCGCCGTCAGCAGCGGCTCGTCTTCATAGTTGGTAAACTGCAGGGTGACGCCAAAGATGAGGCCTTGCCATGCGATGGTCGAGGCACCGACCCTGTTCCAGTTGTCTGTGGCGATGCGCAGAGTGCGCCAGCGGCGTCCGTCCTCGTCAACGTCAGACAGACCGCCCACGACGGCAACGGACCTATAATAGGTCGTCGGCATCAAGTCAGCGTGATCGGCGCCGACGGCATCGCGATCGGCTTCCGAGAGCACGCCCAACGTGCGCCCCATGAGGGCCGCCTTGATGTCGCGATCGACGCCGCTGTCGAGCAGATGCCGCACAAAGGCGGCCAGTTGGTCGACGGTGGAGCCTCTGGCCGCGGCCGACAAGAGTCCTGACAGACTCGCCTCCATGAGCCGCGCGATGCAATACCGAGGCATGCCCAGAAAGATCGAAGCGTGGACAATGTCGATCGGGTCGTCGCGGCTGCCGACAATGTCAAAGCGGCGCGGCGCATAGAGGCACCCGACGAGAAACTCGACACTGTCGGCGAGGAACGGCATGTCGACCATATAGACGGCCCGCAGGATGCGCTTGCCGTCGGGGCCGCGTTGCTCGACGCGGTCGGGGTCGGCGTGCTCAAAAAGCGCGGCGAAATAGGGCGCGGTGGCCAGTACGGCGCGATGCGCATCGATACGGGCGGGCGCACCGCCGCTCTCGGGACCCGTGCCGCCAGCGCGCAACTCGATGACGCAATCGCAGTGGACGTGCCGCAGACTGCCGAGTGTCGTTGCCTCGTAGCCGTCCTCGTAAAAGTCATCTGCCAAATCGTCGTCGCTCATGTCTGGTTGGTTGTCGTTGTTGGTGGTCGGCTGTGTGTGCGCTCTCTTTTTTTCCTGCTTCTTTGGTCGTGCCGCCCTTTGCGGTGGCGGACGTATTCTGGTTTTCCCTTTGTTTTGGGTTTCTTGTCCGACGCCATGCCATTGGTCGCGGTGTTTTGTTGTACGGGTCGGATATTGTGGCGGTCCACGCGCGCGCACGCCACAGGAGACCGCCCGTCGCATGGCGATGCAACAAAATCCCCAACCGCACTGCCGCGCCTTTTTCTGTTTGTTTCTCTCCTTTTTTTCTCAAAAATATTGCTCGGCCGGATCGGTCGACGAGTTGAAAAAAACAAATGTTTGTTTTTCTGCGTATTTTTTAGTCTACATTCGGTTTTCATTCGATGGGTGTTGGACCACTTGCAGTGCTCGCCCGGCTGTGCTTTTTGTTGGGGTGCAACTTGCCAACCGACCCAACCGGGCGATACCATCAATAGATGAAAGAGATAGAAGTGCGCATGTGTGTATTTGGATGTCGCATCAAAAGAGCCATTAATCGGAAAAATACTTGCCCATCAAAGTGTCACTTGGATCCCCCCTGATGATGGCGCTCATGACGGGCTCGGCCGAGGTCCCGTTGCGGTCCCGTTCGGCCCTCTTTGCGCGTGCCGGCCTATCGGCGTAGGCGTCAGCCGTCCACATGGCGAGATCAACGGCGGTGTCGGCGGGCGACACCGCCCGCGAGCGGCGGTGACGCGCCATCAGAGTCTCGATCGAGTCCTCGATACCGCGCCATGTGCCCGTTGAATAGGCGAGGTCATATTCGGCAAGGATGACTGCGCCCCATAGGTTGTTTTGGGCGTCACAGCACACGGCAAGCATACGTATCGTCCTGCTGTCGGTCGGGCTTACGTGGGCGCCGATCAGGGGCATCCACGCGCGCACCGACGGCATCTCGGACGGCAACAGATCGCGAAAGAAGAGCATGGGTTCGGGCACGGGCCAGGCCGCCACATAGTCCAACGCACGGGAATCGACGAGGTGGATGGCCGCGTCGGGCACACGGAACTGGGCCACGGGACCCGACGGCAGGATGTCCTGCGCGTAGCCGTCAAACTGCATGACCGACCACACGTGCGGCTGGGTCGTGTCGACGCGGCGCATGGGCCACGCGAGGCCGTCGGCATTGCCTGGATGGTCGCGCACTGCTTGAGCACACACGTCGCATATCCAGTCGGCGCTGCCGTCGCCCGGCGCGCCGGCGTCGCAGATCCACCACGCGCGCCGCGGTACGCCACCGTCGGTTCGGGGATCGGCCGTGTCTCGCCTGTCTTTGGGCGTGCATAAAGCGCACGTGTGGGCGTCGGTGCCTGCATCGGGCGCCCACGTCTCGTCCCACTTTGCCGTGAGCGTCTCCCATCGATCGACAAAGGCATCGACGGCCGATCGAGCCGCCGCAATTTCATGCGCCCTCTGGTCGAGAACTCGTGCGCGGAGACTTTGGCAAGTTGCGCCAAGGCGGGCTGTGTCGGCGCGGTCGCACTCGTCGAGGACCAACTGCCACAATTCGACCGGAAGACCGCCCACGACAAAGGCACCGTTCATTCTTTTCTTTTCCTCTCTTTTTCCCTCGCCGCTCCTTTTTTTTGGCCGCGCCGCCTTTTGGGGTTTTTTCACGCAACCTGCGGTTGTGTGCAGGGCGCACGGGCGGCGTGGGCAGAGGACGGTCGGCGCCGTGCTGTTGCTCTCTCTCTCTCTTGCGAGCCACACAAAAAAGACGGCCAGCGAACGCCAAAAGTCGTTTCTCTCTTTTTTTATTGGCGCGCCAAGGCGTCGTGCTGCCCTTGCGCCAGTCAGAAGTGCGCGCTCGACGCCCGTTGGGGGAAGGGGGAATATGAAAAAAAAAGGCTGAATAAGCGAGGTCGAAATCATGAGATCTCTTCGACCTGGATCTCGACCTCGCAGGCCATGAGGCTGCGCATGGCCCTGGTGTCGCACTCACATTCAAACACATGGGCCACTTGGATTGTGCGGCGGGCGTTCTGCCTTGATCTCTTTGTCGTCCAGTCGAGGGCAAAGGGCGCGAGGACGGCGCCTTCAGGCACCGCGCGACCGCGCGCGGCGTAGCGCTCCGCCTGCTCCGTGTCGGAGCGATTGTCTGCAAAAGATACGCCCTCGAAAACATCGCACGTATGCGATCCTTGCGTCGCATGGTACGCGCGCATGACGATCTTGATGCAGCGTGGTTCGACGTCGACAGCGCCGTCGGGGCGCGTCTGCCCCCATGCCCAGACTCCGAGGGTTTCGCCCGTGGGCGCGCACGACACGCTTGCTCTCACCTCTGGGCCATCGTGGCCTCTGGTGGAGTAGTATAACTGGACGCCAAAGTCGAGGCCCTGCCATGCGATCCTCGATGCGTTCGCGGCCATCGAAAAGTCGGCGGGAATACGCAGCGCGCGCCAGCGACGCCCTTTGTCGTCCACGGCGAGGTGATTGCCGACGACGGCCTCGGGTCGGTAGTAGACCGACGGGATGAGGTCGGTGCAGTCGGCTTCGAGAGCGTTGCGATCCACCTTGGGCAGCAGGGCCAAGGTTCGCTCAAGCAAAGACATCTTGGCTCGTCGCGCAATGTCGCTATGGACGAGATGGCGCACGAAAGCGCCCAGTTGGGCGGCGGCATGTGTGTTGCCCTCGTCGTCGTTGTCGTCGTCATCTGCGGGCGACAAACCCAACAAGAGCCTGCCGAGCGCCGCTTCTATCAGGCCCGCGGTGTAGTGGACGGGCATGCCCATGAAAAGCGACGCGTGGATGGCATCGACAGGGTCGACGCAGTCGGCGACGCGATCGATCCGGTGGCCCCCGTACAGACAATCGATGAGAAAGGCCACACTGTCGGCCGTAAAGGGCATGTCGACAGTGTAGACGACGCGAAAGACGCGCTTGCCGTCGAGGTCCTTTTGCTCGATACCGTCGGGATCGGCGTGCTCAAAGAGCGCGGCAAAGTAGGACGCAGCGGCCAAGAACACGCGATGGGCCTCGATGCGTACCGCGGTGTCTGGCATTGTATCCGACCGACGCAAGTTGATGACGCAGTCGCAATGGACATGGCGCGGCTCGTGCGGCAGCAGCCCGGCGTCACTCATGCCTTTTTTCTCCTTGCGCAGTGTGGCGGTTTGCCTTGCGTTGGTTGCCTCTTTTTTTTGTTTCTCTTTCGCCCCCGGCCGCGGGCGTGTCTTTTTGGCTTCCCGCTGTCGGCCGCCTCTCTTTTTTCTTTTTTATTTATTTATTTATTGGGGTTAGGCGCGACCCAATGGCACAAGACTTTTTTTATCTCACCCGCGGTCAGGACGTTGGCAGCACGACCCCGCACATTTCCCCCGGTCGTTGCTACGTGCTTGCCTTGCGGGGGCTGGGCCATCTTCTCTTTTTTCATTTATTAGAGCGTGCGGCCCGCCCACCTGCGCGGCCCATTTGGCGCACGCCGATTCCTCTCTTGCGGCCACAAAAAAAAAGAATTTCTCTCCGTGCCTCTTCTTCTCTTTTTGCGCAAGCCCCGGCGACGCGCCAACCGAGAGCCTCGCGTGTCTGCGTCCTCGTGCCCGGACCTCCCACAGAGCCCATCGTCCTTTTCTCTTTTCTTTTTTATAAAACATTATTAAAATCGAGAAAACCCAAAGAAAATGCATGAAAATGGATGGCACATTCTCTATTGTTGTTCTTGTTGTGTGCGGGGCGATGACAATGACAACAACGATGGCGACGACTAGGGCTGTGCAGTGGCTTCGCCGACGAGGCGCTGGGCGATGAGCGCCGGGTCGAGTTCGCGCCCGCGGCGAGCGGCGTCGTCGACGGCGGCCGAGACGATGGTCTCTATGGTGTCGGGCCGCACAAACTCGCGCAGGATATAAAGGCCGCCGTAGCGGTCGGGCGCGTCCAGCGGACCGTAGGGCACGTAGAGGACGGGCGCGCCCACGCGCGGCCGCTTGAGGGCCGCGTTGAGCCGCTTCAAAAAGGTGCGAAAGGCCTGGCTGCCGAGGCCGACGGCCTCGGCCGGCGCGCCGCCACCGGCCAGCCACGTGGCGACGGCGGCGTCGCGCGTAAAGAGACCCTGCGGTGCGTCGGCCAGCGTGGCGAGGCCGCGCTCGTAAAAGGTCGGGCCGCGTGGCGCCGGCGTCGCGGCCTCGGCGACGGCCTCGGCCGGCGGCACGAGCGCGCCCAGGGCCTCGACCGTGTCGGGCGACGACTCGCGCTCGATGGCGTCCAACTGCGCCGAGAGGTCGTCGGCCCGTGCGTCGTATTCGGCGGTGGGCCGTCCCAGGGCGCGCGCGGTCCGCGCCAGTCGCCGCACGCCGATCAGTTGGTCGACGAGGGCGTCGGCCTGGTCGGCGAGGCGCTCCTCCTGATCGAGCCGCGCGCGCTTAAACTCGCGCTCCTGTGGCGTCTCGCGCGTGGCAGCGACAGAGGCGGCCTCGGGACTGCGTGGGCGCACGCGGCCGCGCGCCTCCTCGCGCCGCTGCTGGTTTCGCTCTTCGAGGGCGGCAGCCTCCTCCGAGACGCCCTCGGCCTCTGCCTCGATGAACGCCCGCACGGCCTCGATACGCCGTTCGGCAATGGTATCGAGGTCGGCGGCCATCTCGTCCCACGCGCGGTCGGCCGCCGACGATTCAGACACGCCGACGGCACCCAGCCGGGCTTCGATCTCCTCGGCCGTCTCTTCCGGTTCGCTGTGGAGGGCGTCGCGGAGGCGTGCGATCCTCGCGCGCACCTCGGCTCGCGCGGCCTCGGGCAGTGCCGGCCCCATGGCGCGCTCAAAGGCCTCCTCGCGCGCCAGTCGCACCAGCAACTCGCGCACCGGACTCGAATGCGGGTCCATGGTCGGGTCGCCGCACTCCCACTGGCGGGCCTCGTAGCCGCGGAGGCCCGTCACGGGCACGCGCAGCACGCCCGCGCCGCCGGCCAACTCGCAAAAGTAGTTGAGCGCGCGGCCGCCCGGCACCACGCGCCTCTCGGGCGCGGCGTAGCCGCCTCGGTAGGCCGTGCCCATGTAGGCCCGTTGCTCTTCCTCCTCCTCCTCTTCGTCCTCGTCGCCCGTGGTGGCGACGACAGTGACGAGGCCCGTGGCGCGTGAGATCGAGTCGCGCGGCGGAATGGCATAGAGGCTGACGGCGGCGGCCGGCACCAAAAACGATCGCCCCGGCAGCAGGCCAAACTCGACGTCGTAGAGGTCGCGCCCGCTGTCATCGTCCGTGGTGCGGCCGGCCACGGCAAAGCCCTCGACCGTCGTGGCGCCCAGCGGCCTCATAGCGTCGGGCGCCGCGGCGGCGAGGTCGCCGGGCACGGGCGCCCGCACGACCACATACTGACTATCGATGGGCACGCGCTCCACATTGGCGCGTCCCTCTGGTGTCGGCGGCAGGCCCGTCGGCAGCGTGTGCTGAAACTCAAAGCCAAAGCGCACGCAGTCGGCCTGCGCGGGTGCCAGCGGCGGCGGCATCTCGGCGCCGGCCAGCGGCGGCTGATCCTCGGCCGACGCCGCGGCGTCGTAGCGGATGGCATAGTCGATGCGCTGGGCCATGGCCTCGGGCCGCACGGCGCGCCACCGGCGGCACGTGTGGCACTGGGCGCGCGCCACGTCAATGACGCCCTCGGCGCGGGCGATGGCGTCCGGCGGGAGCACGGGCACGCCACGCATGACGGCGATGGGCACGTCGCCCGGATCGGGCTCGTCGGCTGCCGGCAGGCGCTCCTCGAATCCGACGACGTCGCCCGTCGGCGGGTCAAACACGGGCACGCGCTCGCGGCTCGTCGCGGCGCGCCGCTCAATGTCCCTGGCGTCGTCCACCAACGCGTCGATCTGCTGCAAAAAGGCGACGACGGCGCGCGGACCCGGCCCGCCGGTCGCCGCCGCGGCCTCGGCGCTGCCGCCCACTTGGGCAAAGGCCTCGGCCAACAGGCGCTGCCGCAGGGCATCGTAGGCCGCGGCATAGTCGACGCCCTCGGTAACGCGTCCGCTGAGGACGGCGCTCACGAGCCATTCAATGACGGCGGCCTCGTCGCTCGGCGGCAGCGGCTGGTCGCCCGTGAGCGAGGCAAAGAGCGCGCCGAGGGCCGCCTCCAGTTCGACCTCGGCCTCGGGCGACGGCGGCGGCTGTGGCGGCCGCGGCGTGCGCCCTTGTGCGCGCGCGCGCCGTCGCTCCTCGATGGCGGCCTGTTCCTCGGCCGCGCGCTCGTCCAATGTGCGGCCGGCGCGTCGCGCGAGATCCGCCAGTGCGGCACGGCGCGATGCGGTTTCACGCACCAACGCATCAATGCGCTTGCGCACGCCGCCCGCGCGCGACAAGACAACGGGGCGCACCGAGGCACGCGCCAATCGGCGTGCCTGCCGACGGGCCGGTTCGATCATGACGGGCACAACAAAGGAGAGCCTCTGGGCGTCGTCGGCGCCCAGGCCACCGAAATTTTCCAGGGCGTCGCCGATGGACGTCCCCTCGTGGAGGTCCCGAGGCGCCAGGCCGGGCAACGGCGCGGCGGCCTCAAAGTCAAACAGGCGCGGATGCGGCAGGAGCACCCGGTAGGCGTCGAGGTCGGCGTCCGCCGGGAGGGCGCCGCGCTCGGCGAGGGCAGAGATCACTTGGGCGCGCGTCGCGTCGCGATCGACCAGCACGGCGTCAGACCCCACCAGGTTGCCGTCGGCGTCAAACACATAGGCCGCGAGGGCGGCGACGTCCGGCGGCTTGTCGGCCAGTGCCTCGTCGGCGGCGGCGGGCAGGCCCGGCCCGAGGCGCACGGATTCGACGGGCACACGGCGGCACAGGGTCCGCTCGGCGAGCACGTCGGGGTAAAAGGCCGCCAGGTACTCGCTGCGGGTCATGTAGTCGCGCGTCTCGTGATTGACAAAGGTCTGGGTCACCGGCTCCCAGCGCCACCGGGCGGCCTCGGCCGGGTCGCCGGCGGTCGGCCGGCGGCCGGCCAGGAAGGACACCTCGTCGGGCGCCAGCGTGCTAAAGGACGTGGCATAGGCGAGGCCCAGCCGCTCCAGGATACCCTGCTGGCGCTGGCGGGCCTCCTCTTCGAGGAGCGCATCGAGCGACGGCTCCAACGCCACGGTGACGACCGACGGCGGCCGCTCCAGGACCATCGTCGCCGAACCTGCTCCACGCGACCGCATCATCGTCCTCGTTTATTTTCCCTTTTTTTTCTTTTCGCGGTGTCCTTTTCCGCTCGTCGGCAAGCAGCCTTTTTTTTTAAAAAAATCTTTTTCCCTCTTCTTTTCCTCCAGAAAAATCCTTTTCTCTTTTGTCGGGGCCGCACGAAAAGTCGGTCGGCGTGGCGCGCTCTGTTTTTTTTTTGACTTTTTTTGTCTTTTGCTGGGCGCGCGCGCGGCTCGTCACTCGGGGGGCGAGCAACGTCGGGCCTTTCCCTTGGCGACGCCCCATCGGCCGAGCGCCACCCACCGAGTCTGCGGTGCCACCCCTCTCGGCCGTGTGTAACTGCGGGGCGCCGTCCTCTCGGTGTTTTTGTGTGTGTGTGTTGTGGTTTTGACGGGCTGTGCGTCGCTGCCGTTGGCGATGCCCGCGGGCGGCTGTCTTTTTTCGCAGCCCGCCTTTGTGCCTTTTCCACCCGCCACGCGACTACTGCCTTTTTGATCTCTCTTTATTTCTGTTTATTTTTTTGTTCTTTTTTCTTTCAGGTTGTCAGCATGCCGCAGCCGACTTGTTAGAAAGCGCCGCGCGAGGCCTGCTGGCCCTGGATGGGCTTAAAGTTGCTGTCCAGGTCGACGTAGCCGCGGCTCTGCACCACGGGCTTCTTGGTGAAGCCATACTTTTGGGTGTGCGCGGTCGGGTTGGTGATGGGCTCCACGCGACCGGCGTACGAGTAGACGCGACCGCCCTCGGACGCCGGATGGTTGCGATCCCACAGGTAGATGTCGGTGTGGCCGCGCGCGGCGGCCTTGCCCGCGGCGCCGTAGGCGCTCTTGCTGCGGTACTCGGAACCCAGGCGGTTGCCCATGGCGTCGACGAGGACGTACTTGTTCTTGTCCGAGGCGTTGTAGTTGGCGTTGCCGTCGCCGTTGTTGCCGCCTTGCGCACCAAACTGGTTCGAGGCGCCATAACCGAGGGCGTTGTTGTTGGTGTTGGCACTGGCCGAGCGGGCACGGCGCGAGGCCGCCTGCTGCTGGTTCTGGCCCTGGTTTTGGAATTGGCCGTCAAACGGGGCGCCGCCCAGGCCAAACCCGGCGGCGTTGTTGGTCGCGGCGAATGCGTTGTTGTTGCTGCCGGCGAGGGCGTTGGCCGATGCGTTGGTCGCGCGCGCGCGGCGGGGCGCCGCCTGCTGTTGGCTGTTGTTGAGGCCCAGCGGAAAGTTGCCATTGCTGGCGGCGGCGGCCGACGTACGAGCGCGGCGCGGGGCCGTCTGCTGTTGGGAGACGGTGCCGTTGGTCGGCGCGGTGCCAAAGAGCGCAGCGAGCGCTTGCTGATCGGCGCCTTGGGTCAAGGCCGCGTTGTTGTCAAGCGCAAACTGTTGCGCCAGCGGTATGGCAGGCGCGCCCACCGGCAGGTTCTGCTGCCGCGTGGCACGGCCCCTGCCGGTCGCGGCTCGCCCGCGGCTGGCGGCCGGCTGTCCGAGACCCAGCGAACCGCCGAGGGCCCCATTCTGTTGGGCGCCGAGGGGCAGGGCCTGTTGCCCCAGCGATTGCTGTCGCTGCTGGAGGAGTTGCGAGGCGGCGCGACCGCGGCCGGCAGTCTGCCGCGCCTGCACAACGCCGCTGCCCTGGAGGCCGTTGGTCGCGGCGGCGCCGCCCAGCGGGAATGCGGCCTGCTGCGTGCGACCGCGTCCGGACACGGCCGGCTGTTGCTGCTGCTGGAGCAGCGCGGCGACAAAGGCGTCGGCGCTCGTGACGTTGTTATTGTTGTTGTTGATGGCGTTCATGGTATCGGTGCGGGACAATGGCGGCGCGGATGGGGCCAAGTGACTTTTTTACCCCACAACGAAAAAATCGAACCAAGACGTCGAGCCGAGCGACGACGACGACAACAGGAAAAAAGAACGATCAGATGGTGGCGCGGCCGATTTACACACGGACCGCGATTGTTGGCCAATGTCGAAAGACAAGGGCGTACCTGCGGGCGATGTGCGCGGGTGTGAGGACGTCGTCGGCCTGGGGAGGAGAAAAGGCAGAGGCGGGGTCGGCGGTGCTGGCGGTGGGCTCTCGGGCGGACGTCCTTTCCGTGTCGCGGCTCCACTTTGCCTCGCACGACGATCGAGTGCGCGCATGCCAGGCGGCATCTCGCGATCGGCGCCGGCGACGCGCGGTCTCGTGCCTAAGAGAAGTGACCCGCGGGCGTGTCGCCTTTTAAAAAAGACGGTGCCTCGATGACGAGTGCGCGTGCGCGCATGCACAGTCTTTTCGGCGACGCCCGCGCGGCGCCAACGCTCGTGGCTCGCGTGGTCTGCCGACCGACCGGTCCGGGGGGGGGGAGGGACATTCTCGGACCATATCGGCCTCTGACAGACAGCCAACCTGCTCGACACTGTTTTGCGTATTGTGGATAAACCGCCCACGCATACACACACAAAAAAGAGAGGGCGATCAAGCACATTCCGGGTTGCATTGGCGCTCCAGGGTAGGCAGAGGTCGCTTTATAGAGTGACGCCTTTTTCGTGCACGGTCACACTGCCCATTTTAGGGAAAAAACGTGGTTTATGGTTTGGTTGGCGCTGCGCGTCGGCTTGGCCTCGATCCTGCCGGCCGTCGACCGACATTTTGGAGGTCGCGCCCAAGCCGCCTCTGTCTTGCCGCGATACGCGCGCGACGCGACCTCTAGGAAAAAAAAAGAAAAATACCCGAGAGGTCGCAAAAGCCCCTGCAAATTCTTGGCCTCTCTCGTCGCGCTCTTTCATGCGCACCGGCCCGTCCGTGCGCCCTTTTTCTTTCGTCTAGGGGGGCAAAAAAGGGTTTTCCTGTCGTGATCGGACAAACGGACAAGGGCTGAGAAAAGGGCGGGCGAAAAAAGAAGCCCCGACCAAAAGCCAAAGGCCGCCAAATATTTTAAAAAAAAAAGAAAAGAGAAGGAACAAGCAAAAAGATCGCGCCTCTCGGCAGAGAGAGAGAGAGAAAGAAGAAAAAAATGGCCGACGGCGCAAGGCGGCTCCTTCATTTTGTGCGCGTGAGCGCCGACGAGGCCCGCTTTTCAGACGATGCCCCCGACTCGTCCTACGCCCGCCTGGGCGAGGTGTCGGTCGCGGGCCGTGCCTCTGTCGCGCCTGCGCCCGCCGTCGACGCTGTCGTCCTGTGGTCGGTCGGGTGCTCGCAGGCTTTGCACAAAGGAGATGCCGACGCCCACAGGGATGTCGTCGACAGTGGCGCCATTGGTGCGCACTATCGCCCTCTGTTCAAGAGCGCCATCCAAAAGTGCGTGCGCCGGCAGATGACCGACACGGCCGCGCGCTTTGCCCGCGGCCTGGCCGAGGCGGGGGGTGTCAACGACCTGCTGCGCCGCGCCGCGGTCATCCTCATCGAGGACGCTGTCGTGTCGCCGCGCCTGCCCATTCTCGTGTGGTTTATGGCGGCCAGCGCCAAGGGCATCGCGCTCACCACCGATGACCTCGCTATCGTCGCCGACTGCATGGGTCAGGCCGCGGCGTTGACGGTGCGCGACTGCGTGCCACCTGCCGAATCGGCGCCCCATCTCTGCGCGCGCCTAGGGTCTCCCGGCAACCATCCGATCGTCGACGCCCTCTTGCTACGCGTGTGCTACGGGGGGACGCCGGGCGACATGCGCATGCTCGCGCGCGCCGCCTCTTTGTGGCAGGCCCGCCTCACCGGCTCGGCGGCGTCGCTGTGGACGGAATCGTTAATGCGCCTGTTTGCACTCGACGTTGGCGCAGCCAACGACTGTCGTGCCGACAGTGGCGATGACGCGGCAGCCATCGACGGCCTCCGAGGTACAACAACAGCCGTGCGGGGCGTACCAGAGGGCGCCGCCTTGGCGGCCTTGGTGCCCGTCGAGGCGGGCGACTTTCACTGCTTCCCGCGCATGTGCGCCGAGGTGGCGGCCGCCGTGTCGGGTCGGTTCACGCCCGAGGCCATCCGCGAGGCCGTCTGGCACCACCGCAGCAGCCTCAATTTCAAGCGCCCGTGGACGGACCCGCGCGATCCCTTTGCACCGCCTCTGCCACAAGGTACGACCGCCGACGTCCCCGATGATCGCGTCGATATGGACGCGGTGCTGCGCACGGCGCGCTGCTGGACGGCCATCGCAGAACACGTCGACCGTATCGCGCGGCGCAACATTGATCGCGTTGCCTCGACGACCGCCGCGATAACATCGGCACAGACGTCTATGGGCATGCGCGCCGGGCAGAAGCGTAACCGCGCAACAGCCCAAGTCGACAAGCGCCCTTCTGGCGGAGCACGCCCAAAGGCCACCCGGCAGTGTTTGATACGTTCCTTTTTGGCCGCCCCAGCAGCGCCTCGCCCCTCGTAGGTGTTGCGATCGGCGGCCTTTGTACGGCCCCACGCGTGTACTGTGCGCGCGCGACGGACGGCTTTGGCCCCCGATCGAGCGCTACCCGTCGCGCCCTCGTTGGCGCTTGTCGCAACCCGTCGGCCAAGGCAAATTCATATTTGGACAAAAAAAAGATGAAAATTTATATTAATTGCAAGGCGAGCACGGGGTCGGTGTCGCGAGAGGACACCCGGCGATTGACGTGCGGCAGCACTGAGCAAAAAAAAAGATGCACCAGGCAAACGCTGCTTATTGCGGCACGTTGAACGGTCCCGCTCAGTGCTTGCGGCTATTAATCGGTCCTATTCGACCAACTGGCTACTTTGTTTTCGACCAATGGCCAGTTAACTGCGATTTTAGTCGGCACCGGTGGGAATCGAACCGTCCGTCAACAAACAGCAAAAAATCGACACGAAAAATGAAAATAGTCGGATAAAACCAGTTATTCAGATCCAGACGCGAGCGCGCCGGTTCGCGCTCGCTGTTCAGTCGGAATGGAAAATCGAGTTTGGTTCGCGCGCGTCTCTTGGTCGTTGTCGTGATTTTTCTTCCTTTTTTTTTTTATTATGATTCATTCAGTCGACAGGACTTTCATACATCCGACTTGGCCATGGCTAACCGGCCGACCAAGGTCCTTGGTCGACCACTAGCCAACTAACCACGCGCAAGCGCTGGTCCGGCGAGTCGCGACCGGCTCGGGACGTAGCCTGGGCGGAGCGGCCGCCACCTGGAGTGCTTGCCGGCGGTGGCGCAGGCAGAGGCGGCGCTGTCTGCCAATTCGCACCCGCCTCTTTTCTCTTCTTGGTTGGCCGACGAACGGGCACTTTTTCCTTCCTGTGCCAAGCCGCGAATCCTGGCGCACAACCGCTGGAGGGGGGGTGAGCACGGCAGAAAGGAAAAACAAAAAAAGAAGGCAAGGACGAGACCGTCCCAACGCCAAGGAAGAGGCCGGCGACGACCCCAAGCGCGACCTGGCAAATTCTTTTCCTCATCCACTGGGTATTGGCAGCCTTGCTCGCCGACCAAATTATCCTTGCTTTTTTTTCCGAGCGAAAGAGGCGACAGTCGCGATGGACGACCATGGCGACCGAGCAGAGAGCGACCTCGGCGGCCGAGCGAGCGAAATAGATTGGGCCGCGTGGGCGATGGTGGCCGAGGAGACGATGCAAGGCAGGCGCCCGATGACCACGCGTCTCTGCATTGCTATCTCGGCGATGGCCCATGGCGTCGGGTTCCATCGTCTGGGACCGCAGCGCGACTCTGTCATGATTGAGAGGATGTTGGCCCTGTGCGCGCGCTTTTGGCGCGCCGCCGAGCGGGTGGCTGGCCACTATGTCCCACGCGAACTCGGCCCGTTCTGCGATGTCGACGCGGTGCCCACGCCCTGGGTGATCGCCTCGCGCGCGTATCGCGCGTGGGAATCACCGCGTCCGGGCTGCACCCTCATCGCCGCGGGCACCCTTAATCACATTGCCTCGATCAAATCCATTAAGCGCAACACGTTGGACGTCAAAGACGCCGAGAACGATTTGATCGCTGCTGCGCTCGCGGCCGTTTCTGATCCTCTTGCGCGCCGTCGCCATGCCGTCGCGGTGCCTGCTGTCGCGCCCGACGCCTCAGCGGGTGCCACTCATGGGATGGCGACGCCCACCACTACGGATGACCCGCGACGATACGACATTGTCCTGGCGTCACCCACAGCGGCCGCCTACACGACATGCACGCTCTACATCGATGGACGGCCCCACCATACGGTGGTCGATCGGGTCAAAAAGTCGAGCCCCTCGGTGTTTGTCCGCTACGACCGTAATGCCTCTGACCCCACCATTCGTGACGCCGTGGCCACCGTCAACGCGCTCTACCCGACCCTGCCTGAACACGACGAACAGCACCGCCTGTTGGAAGACATCGCCAGATCGACGCGTGACATCGACGTCATGTACACGGGCGACATCTGCGTCGAGGGACTGCGCTGGCATTGCGACGCCGGCGCGGGCCTCCTGTCCGCCATTGTCGACGACATTGGCCATCCGCGCATCCCGGCTCCCGGGTGGTTTCCCTCGCCGCCTTTTGCCAGCGTGTCGCTGACGTCCGAGGCCATCCACCGGCTCTTTCGCCACCGTCGGCTGTACCGCCTGGCCCGCGACGCGCTCGTATACGCCCCATCCGGATATGCGTGCCCCCAGAAACACGACTACGCCGTGTGCACCACACGCCCAAAGGGCGACGAGACGCTCGCGGAGCGGTGCGCGCGCGCCTACGCCGGATCGCTCGCCACCGCGCGCGCCGCGGTCCCCGCCGACGTACTGCCCGTCCTCGCTCAGCACGCCGCGTGGCGTCTGTGTCTTGGCGTCGTCGCCTTTGGCCAGGGGCCGGGTCGCGGCGATTGCCTGACGGCTTGCCTCGCCGACGACAGAGACGCCCAACTGACGGTCATGGTCGGCGCCATGCAGATCCCGCGCACCCGCGGCTTTACCGACTGTCCCTATTTGGTGGCCTCTGACATCATGACGGGTTTGGTCGAGTCGGGCGAGCGTGCTCGGCACCCGCCGTTGGCCGACCCAACCGTGAAATGAGACCGACCGGGCCGTGATCGGGCATCGACGCCTGGGGGCGGACCGAACCCGCCGCCAACACCTTTTTCCCTCTCTAAAATCGTCAACAGGCCGCGCACATAAATCTATAAGCCGCCGCGCCCGGATTTGCGTTGGCCCTTATGGGGCAGGGCCTTCTTTGAGCCTGTCCGTGCGCGCCCTTTATGCCCGATTTCGAAAAAAGGTGGCGTCGATGGGTTCGACTCGCGCCAGGAGCGGACCCGGTCGCGCTCCAAAGGGGTGTCTTGAAATGTGTGTGGCCTGTCGGTCGGGCCGAGAGGCGGCGAGCCAAGGCAGCCCGACCAAGAGGCGACGCCATTTTCGTCCCATCGAAAAAAAACACAGAGAAAGATGACCAGACAGATCATCCTTTTGATCGCCATTTATTTCTTTTTTTATCCCCATCGCCAGACAAGGAGACCCAGCGCACGGGCCGAGTTTAATCACGGTGCGATGCAAACAAATACCAAGGCGACGGCAAAGGGAGACAACGCCAGGCTGCTGAAAAACGCCACAACTGTCATGCTGATACAAAAGGCGAGACGCCGGCCAATGTCATCGACGCCGGGCTCCATGGCAACCTGTCGGCCGTCGGTGTAGCACGGCGACGTCGCGTTGATGGGATGCTTGGCAAAGTAGTTGGTCATGACATCGGCGCTCATCCACGACTTGGAGCGCTCGACGCGCGCCGTCGCCACGGCCTTGTGCGGATCAATGGGGACGACCACGGCGAGGCCCGGCATGTAGAGGAGGCGCGTGTTGCCGTCGACCGCGTTGGTGTCAATCACCGTGTGGTTGGTGACCAAACACGTCGTCGGTTTCATGCTCTCCTCCAAGGCTATGTCGGGTTGGATGTCGACCAGGAACCAAGGGACAAACACGATCGCGGCCACCAGGAGCGACAACGCGAAAACGGACACGACCCCGACCGCGCAGCAGACATCGTTGCGCGTGCAGCAGCCTTGGCATCTGTGAGGGCGCGTGGCCGCAGGCCCGGTTGGTGGCACCTGGAAGGGGTCGCTTCCGTCAAGCGACTTCATCTCGTATTCGCCTCCGTGGCCCATCTTTCTTTTTTTTGCCTTGCTCTTGCTTTGACAATGAAAAGAAACAAGAGCGACTCGAAAGCGCCTATCTTGACCGAGCGTGTGATTGGCTCCTTTTTTTTACTGGAACCGTTTTTGTGTGTTGGGCACGAGTCGGTTTGATCGGTCTGCGCGCGCCGGCACAGGACCAACAGCAACGTAGGCCCACACTTTCGGTAGACTGCGCGAGCCATGCGATTTTCGTCGGCCGCCGGGCAATCTCCGTCGGCGCGTGGCCACGAGTCGGGCGCGCACGCGATGTTTGGTCGCGCGAGGGGGGCGCCGACGGCGCAGGTTGCGCGCGATCTCAGAGACTACGCATCCGCGCGCCCTGGATGTAACGGACACTGGCTCGGTCGCGCGTCGAAAAGAGAAAAAAAGGATTGAAACAGAAAGAAAATCCAATGTCCCTTTCAGCCGCCTCTTGCCGAGGCTGCGCCTGTCCGTTGCCTGTTACCAATACCGACGAGGACGTCTCTGTCGCAGACACACACGGAGCCCATGTGTCGTCGTGCGCGCCGTGTGCGCTGATCACGGTGCCGGGTCCAACCGGTCCACCGGGACCGCCGGGCGCCGTCGGTCCGTCTGGCGCCCAGGGCGCGCCAGGTCCAACGGGAACAGCCGGCCCGCAAGGTCCACCGGGTCAAGGCGGCCCGATGGGACTGACAGGCGCGATGGGGCCGCCGGGCGATACGGGTCCCGTTGGGCCGCCCGGTGCTTTGGTGGTGACCCTGCCCACGGTCACCTTTCGCGCCATCAAAAACAACACGCAGGCGGGTCTCGGGGCGGGCACGACTGCCGTCGTCACTTTCCCCCTTGAGATCTTTGACCTGCAGGACGGCGTTGCGGCCAACAACTATGATCCAGCGACGTCGACCTTTACGGCGCCGCTCGACGGCGTCTACCGGTTCGAGACGCCCAACATCGTCCTCCGCGAGACGTTCACCAACAACGTCATCCTCGCGCTGGTGAGCAACAGCGGCGCGCCTCCCATCGAGCGCTGGGTCGCGATTCCCAGTCCCAGCGGCGTAGGGGTACCGACTTTTTCGTGGGCACGCTTTCAGGCGATTTCCTCCTCGCCGCCGGCCAGACGGTGCGAGTCGAGATTACGGTCGCGGGTCCTGGCAGCGTCTCGTTCTTGGCGAGCACGCCATTCTCCTTCACGGGCGCGTTGGTGGCCCCGACCGGGGTGTGAGCGGCCGTGCGACACAAAGGCGGCGCAGCGGGAGGCGATGAGCGCTGATCTTGCGCTTTGCCACCGACGCATAGAACAAAGCGAAAAGACCACCAAACGCGATGAACAATGACGATGCCTTTGGCGGCCGCACTGGCGGCCGCGACAGCGTCGATCGCCTTCCTCCTCCCGCTTGCCCGCGTCCTGCCCGCGCCCTGCCGGTGATGGATCACGCCACGACGACACATGCGCACAGCGACGTCTGGCGCGCGTCGTCGCCACCGCCAAGTGCCGCCGCGCGCGCCATCAGGCACCGTGTGCGCCGCTCTCTGTGATTGGCGTGCGCGGCCGAGGCGGACCCGCGGGGGCGGTGGGACCGCGCGGCCCTGCAGGACCTCTTGGGATACCCGGCGCGGCCGGGGCGCAGGGGCCCGTGGGTGTGGCAGGGCCGATGGGACCGCCAGGCCTTCCCGGACCTCCAGGCGTGGTCGGATCTCCGGGTCCGCAAGGACCGCCAGGCGCGCCGGTCGCCAGCGTGGCTTTTCGTGCCGACGGCGTCGCCGCACAACCCGTGACGCTGATTGCGTTCACCACGGTCGCCTACGAAGACGAAATCTACGACCTGCAGGACGGCGTTGCGGCCAACAACTATGACCCCGCGACGTCGACCTTTACGGCGCCGCTCGCCGGCGTGTACCGGTTCGTCGCCACGGCCAATGGCACGCGCATCGAAGGCGAACCCATCGTCGTCATTCGCTTTGTGACGAGCGCCGCCGGCCAGGGCATCACGCAGGCTCAGTTTACGACCTTTGACTTTGCAGATGTCGAGGACAACTTTGGCGCGACCATCACCGGCGATTTCCAACTTGCCGCGGGCGACACGATGGCGGTAGAGGCTCGGATCACCGCGCCCGCCCTGAATTTCACCCTCGCGGGCGCCGCCACGATCACGCGCACCTTTGCAGGGTCGCTTGTCGCACTCGTGCCCTAATGTAGACCAATCCCTAGCATCGTCCCTGCCTCTCGGTTCCTGTTTTCGTTTGCCTCTTTTTTTTCCCGGTTTCTCCTGCCTTGGGCGGGTGGGCGCCACGTGTGCGCAACAACAACGCTTGCTCTCTGCATTGTTATTTGATCGAGCCTGCAAAAAGTGGCGCCCTCATTTTTTTCTCAATAGAGCCGCGCACCGGCGTGCGTCTCTGCGACCCAGTGGACGCGCCTCAACGGGATCCGCTGACGTAAAAAAAAAGAAAAACGCCCGCAGTGCCGGCGCCGCCTCGTGGAGCAAAAGGAAGCGACGGCGGGCGTGGCGCGACAAGGCAGTCGAAACGCACGCTTGGGTTGGTTCGTGTGTGGTTTCTCTGCCCTCTCCTCTTCTTTGCGTGTGTCACCAGGCTTTGGACGACGGCCAAAAAACAAAGGACCGACTAGGCCTCGACGATCGTCGTCTGCTCGTCGTCTCTCCTCTCTTTTTCTTTCCATTGTCTGTTCTGGATCCGGTCGCCCTACCGCGCATCGTCTTGTTCTCTTGTTTGTAAGAAAAAAGTCAAAAACACACAGAGACACACGAGCGTCATATCATGTCGACACGTACGCCAGACAGCGCCACCGCCACGCCGGGGGTGGCAACGACGCCGACGGCGAGCAAGGGCCGCGCGCCGCGGTCGTCGTCGCGGCCGGTACCGGATGATCCGCACGCGCCCGAGATGATCACGCGCGCGTGGCCGCACGTGCGCGAGATGATGTCGCGCCGCGGCTACGACATAGCACCGATGGCGCCCACCATCAGCGAGGCCAAGGCGCGCAAGACGCCGCTCTTTCGCCTCCTTTATCCGCAGAGCCAAGAGGCCATCGACGCCGCGCTGGCGGCGGCACGCGCCGCCGGCGTGCGCCGGGCACGCATCGACCGACCCGGCGGACCCATTCTCGTGGTCTTTACCGGCGTGCCCAAAATCAACGTGGACACGGTGCGCAAGGTGGCCGCGCGCATGACGCGCCCGACAGCGCCTCCCTTGGCGCCATCGGCGCCGGCAGCGACCACGACCACCACGACAACAACAGCGTCATTGAACGGGCTGCCGCACCGTGCGCTTGTACTGTCGTGCCAGGGCTACACGACGCAGGTGCCGGCGCGCATCAGCGAGTCGATCGCGCCCGGCCAGCACGTCGAGTTGGCCACCTACAACCAGCACTTTTTCTGCCCCGTCGATCATTGGCTCGTGCCGCCGCACGACGTGCTGTCGGCGCCGCAAAAGGCCGCCCTCCTGGCGCGCCTCGGCCTCGCCGACGACACCCTGCTCCCGCGCCAACTGCGCACCGACGCCGTGTCGCGCTACTATGGCCTTGATCCGGGCGCCGTCGTCCACTACCGGCGACCCGTCGGCACGCTCGAAATGTTTCACTATTATCGCGTCGTCGTCGTTTAAAAAAAAAGATATGTGTGCGACACAAAGGGGCCATCTAGGCGCGCGAATAGGTCTGTTGCTTTTTTCCTTTTTTTTTTCCTTTTTTCCCAACAAGAGACAAATACAACAACGCATCTTTTTTCTTATCCGTCGGGTTGTTGAGGCGAGAGCCGCCGCCCTGCCATCGTCTCCAAAATCCACGGCGTATATTGGTCGTCTAGTCAACCCCAATAAAATCGGTCTTTCGGGCGATTCTGCGCAAAAAAACTGCCACCCTGCATGAGCGAGCCAGAGTCCCCACGAACCTCTTTTGTCCCCTCTCTTTTTTTTCTGTACACCCCCTATTTTTCTGTTTCCTTGTTTTTCTTTTTGACACGACCAATTGGGGGAGGCGGCGATCAGGCGACGGGCCGCACGACGACCGGCACGGCGACAGTGGGGCGCGCGGCGAGGGCGGCCTCGGCGGCGCGCAGGCGCGACGACAGGCGCAGATCGCGCACGCCCAGCAGCAGAAAGAGGCCCAAGACGACGACCAGCACGACGATGCCGATGACGACGGCGTGATCGACGATAAAGCGCTCGAACCGGTTGAGGCGGCCAAAGACGACGTTTTTGGCAAAGGTGCGCGAGGCCGAGCGCAGGCGCGTGGCCGTCACGGGCGTGGGCGTCGTCGCGCAGATGGTCTGCACGCACGGCGCCAGCGTCTCGCTGAGCCAGGGAAAGGCCGCGGCGGTGCGCGCCGCGGCCTCGGTCGACTCGAGCGTGGTCACCACGCGGTCGATGTCGGCGCACAACTGGTCGGTCGTGGCGCCCGCCACGTAGCCGATGCCCTCGGCTACGCACGTGATCTCGGGACACGTGGCCGACGACACCACCGACGCGCATTTGGCGCGGTCGTAGGTCGACAGGCCGGGCGTGCAATACTCGACGGCGTCGACCAGGGTCTCGACGTACTGGAGGCATGTGGCGCTCGGCACGGGCGCGCCGCCGCGGCCGTCGCCCGCCACGTAGGCCGACGCACGCGCCAAGACGTCGGACACGGCCGGACGCTGCTGCCGCAGAAAGAACGGATCGCCGCCTGTTGGCGCTGCTGTCGTCATCTCTTTTTTTCCTCTCTCTTTTTTTCCTCTCTCTTTTCCCTCTTTTCTTACTCCTTTTTTGCAATGCCAAAAAAGACAAAGAGAGAAAAACTGGGCGGTGTTTTCTCTTTCTTTTTCCTCCTCCTTCTCGGTGTGGTTGCCGGCAGGCCGAGGGAGAGAGAGAGACAGAGGACAAAAGCGCCGTGTTTCCTCAAGGACCCACGCATCCGCGCCGTCGCGCCCACGTCCCCCTCTGCACGCCGCGCCTTCCTTTTTCTTCCCTCGCCTTTTCTTTCTCTGCGATTCATGGCCCATTTTTTTTGTTTTCTTTTGATTGGTCGCGTGTCGTCTGTGCCATGGTGCCAGAGGCGCGCTGGCCCCCATCGCCCAGGCGACCGACCAAAAATGTTGAGGCGCCTGCCTCGACCTTGGCCAACTCGACTTTTGGCGTGCAGACGCAGCCTGGCGCTCTTGTCCCCTCGGCCACTGGCATACGGCTCTCGAACAACGACAACAACGAGAAAAAGATGCAGCCCCGACCACGATCGGTTATCTTTCTTTTTTTATATCGCAAAAAACTTTATTTTCCAATACAAAGAAACGGCTATATGTGCGGGCCTGATTTTCGTCGACGATCAAGTCGTCGGCAGAGCCCGCGGACCGTCTGGCCGTGGTCCGGTGTTGGACGTCGCGCCTGCAGTCGCTTTGCCCTTGTCGGCGTCCAACGCGGCCGAGAGCGCCCGAAAAAAGGCGCGGTCGCCTGGGTCGCACTCGGCGCAACACGAGGCAAGTAGGGCGCGCTCACTGCAGCCTAGCAGGGGGTCGACATCGTCGGGTTCGTAGCCGTCCCTCACAAAGCGACCCACCAAGTCGACGGCCCATGCCATCAATCTGTGGCGCGGCCACCCGAGCCACAAATCGCCCGCGCCGTCGACCGTGAGACCCGCAACGATAAAGAGCGCGTGGAGGGGCCTCACGCACTCGGCGCCCGCGGGCGCGCGTGCAAGGGGCAGCGCGAGCACGGCGCCGACGAGCCGCCCAGCGTCGACGTAGGGCACGCGCATCAGCGTGGTCCACTTGTCGTGCCGTCGCCGTGGCGTGGCCCGGTGGGTGGCCAGGCGCCAGAGGCGCGTCGAGGCCCACATGGCCGACCACAGGAGGGCTTCGCGCGTGCAGTTGACCGGAGCGCCTCTGGCCGCAAGCGCCTCGACGCATCGCACGGCGCCACATCCCACGGCAAAGGCCAAGAGACCCTCGCTCGGCGGCACGACGTAATCGTAGCGCCGTCGACGCGGTCGTCTCGCCGACGTCGAGGCGTCCGAGAGGCGATCGGTCGCCGTAATGCGCACGTACCCGCGCGCCGAGACTAGTGACCCATAGTCGATCCGCGCGCCCAGATCGAAATCGACCAGGGCGTCGAGGAAAAGTCCCAGACGGTGCGGTTTGTCCAGGGCCACGGCCGAATAGACTGCCGCGCGACGCCAGTCCTCGGCAGCGCAGCCTCCGCGTGGCAGCAACGACGCGCGCGCCCACTGTCTCACGGCGACCTGGAGCGCGTCGCGGCCCACACGCGCCCAGTCGCGGCACACGAGTCGTGTTTCGGCGACGGTCTTGGGGACGCCGCACGCCGCCAGCACCATGACCGCCACCTCGTCGGGCAACGCCGACCAGTGTGCGCCGCCGTCTGCCGTCGCCATTTGCACACGATGAGGCGCACTCTTGCGCGTCTCCTATGTTTTTTGTTCTTTCTTTCTCTTTTTCTGTGCAGAGACAAGATTTGGTTTTTTTTATTGTTTGCAAGGGACGGGCTCTTTTTTCTGGTTCGGAATCCTATTTCGTCGTTGGTCCGGCGGTTTGCACTTTTTTGTTGGCACACAAGAAAAAAAAAGGGCGTAGCCTTGGCGCTTGTCTGTGTGGACGATTTCTTTTTTTTTTGTTTGGGCCGACTGGCCCGGTGGTTCTTTTAACCGCGACAACTGGGCCGCTGCGGCCCGAATCGGCGCCGGCAAACCCCCTGCCGGCAAACACAAAAAATTAATACGAAACAAGAAAACATACAGCAAAAAAAAGCATTGGATAAAATCGGTCGCATGGGCGCGAGCCCAAAACCAGGCACAAACTTGGGTGCTTTTTGGATTTGGGTTCGACGCCAAGTTTGCACGCGCGGGTTGGGTTTGGTGTGTGGTGGGCCGTTGTCTGGAATTTTTGTTTGTTTATTATTTATTATTAAATTATGCTTTGTTTGGACGGGCGTGGGTTCACGCCCACGACCCGACTCGGTTGGGCAAAATCGGACGACCTGGGCTCTTGGCCGGTTGCGCGTCAACCACCCGCCCGCCTCAAACAAGCGCCGACCATATATGCGTGTTTCTCTCTCTCTCTCTCTCTCTTTCGCCTTGGGCTCTATACGAGGTCGATTCCGTCCATGCCAAATGGGGGATCGTACGACCCGTGCCACCCGATAAGGACGCAATCGCACGTGTCCACAAAGTAGCGCGAGCCCGCACACACACGCACCAGGCCTCCGGCATAGGGGACATGAAAGGCCGTCAGCGCGCGTCGCTCCGAGGCCTCGTCGAATGCGCGACTGCACGGACGCGTCGCGCCGGTCGTGTCGGCAAAGGCGAGGAGCCACGCGGCGAGGTCGGCGTGTCCGCGTTGGCGCGCAACGGCGTGCGGCGAGAGGGCGTCGTTGGTCGTGGCCGAGGGCGCCGCGCCGCGCTTGAGGAGCGCGCGGCAGGCGTCCTCGCGCCCCCAAAAGGCCGCCTGGTGCACAAAGGTCCAGCCCGAACCGGGGCGCGCATAGGCGGCGGCCTTTTTCGCGAGGCCCACGTCGGCGTCGAGCGCGCCGAGCACCTTGTCCCACTTGCCCGCCTTGGCGCGCAGGTACATTTGATCGATCGCTCCATCGGCAGGCGTCGTCGTCGGCACGCCGTGGCCAGAGGGGAGCGCACGAATCGCCAGAGCCATTTTTTTTCCTTTTCTCTTCTTTCCTCCTGGACCGACGCCTTTTTTCCCTTTGTCGGCGCCCGAGTTCAAAGAACGGGACCGGCCGCCGGCTCCCCGACAATGGCGACGTCGACCTCGCACGCCCAAAGGCACCGATCGCGTGGGTCGGCCCCGGCCAAGAGAGTCGCGGTGCGCGCGACCCTCCTCGCCGGCTCGGCGGTGCCTCGCGTCATCCGCTCCATTCCGTTGGGCACGAGGAGGGCGCCTTTGGGTGGTCCCCTGTCACCGGTCGCCGCCATATAGGACTGGCTGCGGCGTCGATGCAGGTCGACATCACACACCGCGCTGCTCCACGACGTCAACACGCCCGTACCAAAGACGCCGCGCGTGGGATGATAGAGGCGCGCAGAGACGCGCACCGCATGCACCGGCACGTCGACCATGCCTGCGGGTTGCGGGTCGGCGTGCATCCACGGGCCGAGTCGCTCTGACGCGGGCGCACAAAAGAGGGCTACAGCAATGTCGTCGGTGCCGTCGCCCGCCGAACCAAGGACGAGCCTCGCGCCAAAGACCAATCCGTCCCACTCGACGCGATCAGCACCGGCGCCGATCATGTCGGTCGAGATGCACAATGTGGGCCACCGACAACCATCTGCACCGCTGGTGGTCGTCGCGTCGGGGCCGGGCGTCGGCGCTCGGGCTCGATAATGACGCGCGGCGTCTAGTCGGCCATTGATGCACATGACCGGCGCCGACGGCAGCAAGTAGGCAAACCGGGCGGCCAGCGCCGTCTTGGTCTCGGTCGCGATGTCGGCCGCGATCATGTGGGCCACAAAGTGCGCCATGGCACGGTGCGCGGCCGAACCCGCAGGAGAGACCCCAACGGGTTTGTCGGCAGTAGAGTCTGCCGCCGTTGTCGCCGCACGGGCAACAGCGGCGGTGGCAAGATCCTCTGCCAGATGCCTGAGCGTATCGACTATGATGTCTTGCGCGCAGGCGGACGGCATGCCGAAAAAGAGCGCCGCGACGACGGTCTCTACGGGATCGCGGCACGCCTCGCGCCTATGCGGCGCATAGAGTCGGCCGATGAGGAAGGCGACGATTTCGGGCGAAAACGGGACGCGGATGACATAGACGGCACGCGTCCTGTGCTCGCCACACTCGATCTTGCCCAGGTTGATGCGCTCGGGGTCGGCGCGCGCAAAGAGCATGGCAAAGTAGGGGGCCTGCGCCAAGACGCTGCGATGGGCCAGTAGCCGTGTCGGCGACGACAGGGGAGGTGCGCTCTCGCCTGTCGTCGTCGGCGGCGCGAGGACAATCTCACAGTCGCAGTCGAAACCGCGCGTGGCCGCGCTCCCCACCACCGCCGCCATCTTTTGCCCTGTATGGCGGTTTCCCCCTTGTGTCGGCCTCTTTCTAGTGCCCGCTCACACACGCAGCGCGCATGCGGTCCGACGGCCACGGCTCGCGGCGATCCCCTCTGTTTTTTCTGTTCTTTTTTTTGATCAACACAAAACCCCGCAAAATCCCGCGTGCTCCATTGTGTGCCTTTTTGGTTTTATCCTTTTTTTTATTGCCGTTATTTTTGACTATCGAAGCGCTGTCGCGCCCGAGCAAGGCGCAGAGATGGGGCAGAGCACAAAAAGAGAGAGGAGAAAAAAGGAGCCGAGAGACAAAAAAAAGAAAAAGCGAGTCACGGGCAGGCCAACTCTTCTACTTGGACCTCGACCGTGCAGGCCAACAGAGTCGACCATACGCCGTCGGCATAGACGGTGTGGTTCACACGCTTTGCGCCTCGTCGAGGCGAGCGCGCCGGCACGGTGGGCACCAAGACCATGTGCTTGGGCAGGCGCCCGTGTGCGGACTCGTAGGCATACAGTTGGTTGTTCAGGGCCTCTGTATTGCCTTTCTCATTGATGGACTTGGTCCATTCGCGTCTAAAAGTGACGCCGCGCGTCGGATGAAAGACCATGGCGACGACCGTGGCGGCGCGGGGCCTCATGTCGACATAGCCCTCGGGCAGACTGGAGCGCATCCAGCGGCCGAGCGCCTCGCCGTCGGGTTTGGCAGAAACAGAAATCTCGATCTCGGATTCGTAGGTATCGTCGTCGTCGATTGGTTCGTACGTCGATCCGACCATGCCGGCACCAAACCGAATGCCCTCCCATGTGATCTCGCGTTCGCACTCGCGGCCGTCGCCAGAGCCGTCGCACGGGAGCGTGATCTTTCGCCACAGCCGCCCGCGCCCGTCGTCGTGTGCGCAGTCGGCCACGGCCGGCTCGGGGTGGTAGTAGCGAGTCGGCACCAGGCCAGCAGGCACCGAGAGACGGTCGGCTTCGGACAAGAGGCCAAATGTGCGTGCCAACAGCGCGGCCTTTAGATCGGGCTCCACGCCTCCGTGGACGAGACAAAGGACAAACCGGCCCAGTTGCGCGATGGCGTCTTGTGCGTCCTCTCGGGGGAGAACGAGCAACGTGCCGAGCGACCCCTCGATGACGGTGACAAGGTATTTCCGGTCCAGGCCCAGGTAGATGGCGGCGGCGACGGCGTCGGCCCCGACGGCGCCGTATAAAAGGTCGACGAGGAAAGACACGCTGTCGGCGCGGAAAGGAATGCCGACGCGGTAGACGAGGCGGAACGGAGGCGGGACGTCGCCATCCGGCTGGTTGTCGACAGAGTCGGGCTCTGCGCGGGCAAAGAGCCCGGCAAAGTAGGTCGCCTGGGCGAGGACCGCGCGGTGGGCGGCAACGTCGTGAGCGATTGCGCGCTTGTCGCTGGCGCCCATGTCCATGGTGTCCCCGGCAGACACGCGGAGGACACAGTCGCAGTAGCGGCGGCGAATGGCCGCGAGTTTGTGGCGCCCCATAGGTTGTTGTGTGTTGGGGTCTCGCTCGAAAAGATGGAAAAAAGACGGCAACCCGCCCTTTTTGTCCTCGCAAAAATTTTGGCGTGCGCCTCGGGGGTCGGCTGCGCGCCTGCCGGTTGGCCCCGCGCTCATTTAAATAAAAAAAGGAACAAGGAAAACACACGAAAAATAAAACCTCGACGATTTGGTCAAAAAGCAGCGCACCACTGACCCGGTTTTGGCATATGCCGTGAAAAATAAAAAACACATTTTTACTTTTCTTTTATTACTTTTTCTTTTGTCGCCTGCCACGGCCTTGTTTTTCGTCGCGTGCGCGGCGCACCCTAGAGGCGGCGGCCCGCACCAGACGACCGTCCGCGCAGGCGCGAGCCTGTCGGCGCCCTACAACAATAACAACGACACTGCCGAGGCACACCGGTAGCAGACGCCAATGTGGACCCGACCCGAGACGGTGACCGCGTGGGCTGTCGCCCAGCGGAGCGTCGACATGGCGTGCAAGGTGGCCGTCTATGTGTTTGCCCTATCTGTAGGCCTATGTGGCGTGTCTGACGCCGTGGCCGCCCTAGGGCCGCTGGCCATCAAGTTGGCTCAGGCGGCGACTGCGCGCCCCGATCTCTTTCTGGCCGCCTTTATCGAGGCCCTGCGCCCGCTCCAGGACCGCGTGCCCGCCGAACCCATTGATGATCTGCCCGACGGCGCCGTTCTCTTGGCCAGCGGCTCGGTGGCCCAGGTCTATGCATGCGGAACCGGCAACGAGGCTTGGGAGGGGCATGTCAGCGACACTGGCGGACCTTATGACGGCGATGACGACGACGGGGCAGGCGTGTTTGCACGTCGTCGCAGCGCCGGGCGAGGCCGACCGTCACTCGTGGTCAAGGTACGACGGCCGACCGTGCTCAGGCGCGCCGCCGTCGATCGCGTCATCCTCGTCTGGTTCCTGCACACCCGTCTGGGCCGCGCTCTGGTCGCCCGCGCGTGTAGACGTGCTCTCGCGGCCGACGCCATCGACCACCTCGTGGCAATTGCCGACGATGGTCTCTCGCGCCATGTCGACCTGGCGGCCGAGGCCTCCAACGCAGAGCGCATGCGCGCGCTCTTTGCCGGCGACCCTTCTGGAACCGTCTTTGTGCCGCGCACCGTCGCTGCACTGTCGACGAGCGAAAGGCTGTTTATGGAGCGCGTCGACGGCGTGCCCATCGCGCGCCTTCCGACGGCGGCCGCACGATCCGCCGCCGCGCGCCTTTTGGTCGAGGCCACGTGCCGCATGGTCTTTGAGCACGGTCTGCTCCACGGCGACATCCACGAGGGCAACGTGCTGTGCGTGCGCGATCCCGATCCTGCCGCGTCAGACGTGCGCGTGCGCATCGCTCTCTTGGATATGGGCGTTGTCCACGACATCGACGCCGTGCAGCGGCGGCTGATCGTGCTCCTACTGCGTACGGCCATCGGCGCAGAGGCGCCCGACCTCTTGGCCGCGTGCATCTATTCTGCAAAGGCGGCGTCGACAAAGACCATGAGCAAGACCACGCCCATCCGTAGCGCATCGCCCCGACGATCCTATGCGCGGTTTGTCGAGGGCGTCGCCGCTGCTGTCGCCGCGGGCCGCCATGGCAGCGACCTGGGCGCCTTTGTCGACGGCCTCGCGAGCGCGTGTGCCGATTCGGGCGTCGCCATGGACCGAGACATGATCGCGCGCGTGGCGCCCCTGGTCGCGGCTGACGCCATCGCGCGCACCTATATGGCGCCGTCGCTGACGGTCACTGCCTGCAGCCTTTACGGCGGCCTCTTTTCCTAATTACTCTGTTGGTTGCATATTGCCGTTCCCCCATTTTTTCGCGTCCTTGCGGCGGTTATTCAACAAAAAACACACCGCGCACCAATGTTCGTCTTTTTTTTGAATCTCTTTTTTTTTGCCCTCCATTTGACTTGGGCCTGTCATTTGCCCCAGTGCGCGCTCTGTCCTTGTGTTTTGCGCCGCTTGGGCGCGCGAGCGACGCGTGCACCGAGGAGTCTACGTCATACAGATCCCGCTATCCACTTTTCTGTCGTGTGGTGACACATTTACGATTTTTTCGGCCGTCGGGAGACCGCTGTCCGGATGGACGCACCGACGCGCGAGTGCTCCATATATGGCGCGCCCAACAAAAGAAAAAAAGAGAGAAGGATCGCGTCAAGAGCAAAGGCCACGGCGAGCACGAAAACCAAAAAAAAAGGATTGCTCCAAGAGGGAACGGAAAGAGAGAGGCATTGCCCGACGAACCCATGGAGGCGGGTGCGGCGTCCGTGAGCCTCGATGCCCTTTTGGCGCGACTCACGCACGAACAAAGGGTGGACGTCGGTGCGCCGCGCGCCTCAACATAGGGTCTTTTTTTCCTTTTCTTTTTTTTGTGGAGTTTGTGGGTGTCATGGCCGTGGCGCTCTGCGCGCCGGCATCGATGCCCGCTGCTTGCGTTTTCTATTTTTTCCATTCTTTTCTCTTTTTTTAATGGTTTTTTCTTTTCTTTCATAGCGGTGGCGCTGTGCGGCCACGGGCTGACGGTGTCTTTCTTTTCTTTCGGTTTCGTGTGTGCGCGTGCGCAACACGGCCGCTAGCCAAGGCCATTGGCAGCACGAGCGTGGGACTGATCGGCCTGCCCGAGATGGCGCGGCACCGCCGCTTTCGCCCTGCAAAGTCAAACGGACAAGCACAGGCCGCTCCGACGGTCGCCGAGCGTCCCTTTGCCGTCGACGATGGCGTGCGCCTGTGCCAACGGCATACGTCCTGCACATGGATGTTTGCCGGCTACGGCCGCACCTCCCAGTTGCACGAGTCAACGCGGGACTTGGTGTTGTACGGCCTTCGCGACATCACGGCCGACGCGGGACTGTGCGGCGAGGTCCAGTATTGGACGCAAGGGCGTGACCTCTTTCGCGGACGAAGCGACGTGCTCTTTACCTACCGTGCCGACGTTGATCCATCCGAGGACGTTGCGTTCTTGGGCGCCGTCCTCGTGTGTGAGGAACACTGGCGCGGCGACGTCCTCGACGACCCCGACGTGTGTGTCGATGTGGCGGATGTGCTGCGCATGCTCGCGGCCTACCATGGCGTCGCAGAGCCGCTGGCCATCGTGTCGACCTACGCCCGGTGGCGCCTTTTCTGGCTCGACAAGGACGCCGCCGACTGTGGCGAAAAGGACTCGGTCAACACGGCGACGGCCCTTCCAGGGGCCCCTGCCGCAGGCGGCCGGTTGTGCGCCAGTGCGACATACGACTGTTGCGACCAACACCTGGTACGCATCATCGCGACGGCGGTCCATCGCATGCGCGCGCAATCGCCGCGCGATTCGACGCCATCCGGCCTGGTGGCGCGCGTTGGTGTCTCCCTGGAGCGCGTCGCATGGGAGAATCGCGATTGCGCACCACGTCACGAGAACAATGTCTCCACGCATTTTAGAGTCTCTTTGAAAGCGGCAGCCGATTTCATCCTGACCGACGACCTGGGCGCGGGTGCCGACGGTCGCGCGTGGAGGGCACGCCCTATTCCGGCCGTGCCACTGCGCGATCAAGATGTAGACCGCCGTCCAAATGGACGCGACAACGTCCCGCATGGCGCCGATGGCGACAACGCGGACGTGGTCATTAAATTTGGGCACGACCAGGAAGACGCCGAGCCGGGCAACGACGACGACCTCCAAAGCGGTGGATGCCTGTGGCGCGAGGCCCTGTTGTGGCGTCGCGTGTGGGGCGTGGCAGACGTGCACACGACGGTGCTGTGCGGGCGACCGGCGTTGATCATGCCCTATGCGTGGCCGGTGGCGGCCGACGCCGACGAGGCCGGGCGCACGGGCGCCACAGAGTCTGTCTTGCGCGCCATCGACCACATGGCCGCCATGGGCCTCTGCCACGACGACCTGCGCTGGCGCCACGTGGGCAAGATCGCCGCGCCCTCGTGCGCCGGTCCAGTCTCATCTGCAGAGACGATGACGGTGTTTTTCGACCTCGCGCGCGTGTCGCGTCGGTCGCCCGAGCGGGCCGCGCGGCGCATGAAAAGGGCGCTCGGTCTGTGTGCGCACGACGACAATGACGACAATGACGACGACGACAGCCAAGATAAAGACCATGACCATGACCACAACAATGCCCAGAGCGATGACGATGATCAAAGCGACGACACGGGATCGAGCAGCGAGAGCGACGACAGTGTCACTAGAGACGGCGACGCCTGCGAGCAAGATGGCAGCACCGATGGGGATGAATAGGGCGATAGACAATTGGAAAAAAAAAGAATCACAACCTCAAACTCGACCGATTCTTCAGGGATACTACATTGCGGGCGGTCTCGCGCCCGCACCGAGCAAGCGACGCGGGGACACGGCCCGGCGGGGGATACGCGATTCTTTTTTTTTATTTCCATTTTTTGGTTCTTTTGAACCTTGGACGTGTTTTGTCACCGCCCGCTCGCGGTCCAGCCGCAAAGGCCCTCTCTTTCTGTCGTCGCTCGGTCATGATTTTTTTGCGTCCGGTCTCTTTTCCGCAATTGCCAATGGGCACCGGGCCGCCAGAGCGCCAGGGTCCGGCCCGCCGCTTTGGCACGGTCGAGCCAGCGCGGACACGGCTCTAGCCAAAGAGCCGCCCTTTGGTCAGGAAAATAGGGTAAACCCGCGCGCAATCATCGAGGGCCAACGCAAAACCGCGACTCGGCATGTTGATTTATTATGATCTTTTTTGTAAAAGGCGGCCCGGAATGCGGCACAAAGCCGGCTCGTGGCCGCATTTCGAGTTTTTGCGTGCGCACGCCGCAATTCGGAGGGCTCCTGTCCAAAGAAAAAGAAATTCGGCGCTGGCACGTCATTTTTTCGGGGATTGCCCTTTGGCGGGATCGAGGCGCCAGCGCCGACGGAACCGCGGCTCGTCGCCCATTGACCAAGCGAAAAAAACGGCTAACCGGCCGCCAACCTTGGTCGCTCAAGGCCGACAGCAAGTGCCGCAAAGGCACCATATCAGGAGGGAAAAAAAGGACGGGCGAGCAGACAAGTGGCCGCGTGGGCCGCGGAAAGAGCGCCCAAACAAGGACGCCAACGGACAGGATGTAGAAAAAAATAGAGAGAAAATGGCAAAGGAAAAACAAACCGAGTAGGCCAGACAAAAGGGCGGCCATGCGCGCCACCCAACGCCGCTTCTGTCCTTGGCAGAGGAGGGGGCAGGGACTCGCTCTCGCGGCCCATGCACGTCGGGCGCGGCATCTCGGCGCTGCAGCGTCGAGGCGGCATGACCCACGCGCGGCAAGGGAAAGCCCGCGCCGCGCCCCTCCTGCAGCGCGCACGTCGCCCCTTTCCAGACTCACAAAGAAAAAAAAAAGAAAGAAAAGGTGTCCCCAAAAAAAGAAGGAAGAAACAGCCATGTCGCTCTCCAATCCGGTCACGGCGGCGCCCGCCGCTGCGGCGACAGCGGCGTCAGCCGTCCCGCCCGCGACGTTGGCCGACCTACTGGCACAACAGCGCGAGGCCGCCGCCGCCCAGCAGCAGGCCCTCGCGCAGTTGACGACCGGCGAGGAACTGGCAGCGCTGGGCGCTGTGCAGACGGCGGCCAACACCAAGCGCATCAAGCAGATCCAGACCCTGCGCCTGGTGACGACGGGCGCCCTCATCCTGAGCCTGCTCATCTACGCGCTCTACATCTACATCTCGATCCGCACGCGGTACAAGGACCTGCTGGCGGCCATCGACAAGGCCATCGCCGCGGGCGCTTACCGCAAAACCTCGGCCTTTTTCATCCCCTTTGCCTATGACTATCCGATCGCGTCCCAGTTGCAGTTTGAGAACCGCGGCTTCCCGGCGGCCGTCGTCTACGCCTGGTACACCAAGCCCTATTCGACCTACGCGCGCGCCGACTTTAACAAGTGGATCAGCGGCATGTTCGAGTACGCGCAGACCCACCAGGACAAGGACGGCCAGGACATCATGTGCTACGTTGGACGACAGTACAAGATCGCCAGGTGCCACCCGGCGTGTCCCGGCCCGGTCGACGACGGACCGCTCGGCTACGCCACGTCGGCTTTCACCTTTGGCTCGCAGGGCGCCTTTGTCGGCCAGATCTTTGGAGGGCCCATCGGCGCCGGCATCGGCGGCCTCATTGGCGCCGGCTTTGGCGCCTTTACCAACTATGAGCGTGGCCAGTCGGCCAAGGCCCTGTGCGGCAACTCGCCCTCGTGCACGGCGCCGGACGGCACCGTGCGCACCTGTTCATAGTGTCTCTTGTTCCGCTCCAATAAGAGGCTGTTTGTTGTTTGATACCGCCGTTGCTCCCCCTCCTCCCCGCGCGCAACCGCAGGCAAATTACCGGGCGCCGCCGTCGGCCCGCCTCGATCGCCCTTTTGTGTCCACAAAGAAAAAACAAACATAGGAACGACGAAAAAAGACAGACCGTTGAGAAAAAAGAGCAATACATTTCTCAACGCAAAAGTGCCAATATTTTCTTGCGTCCGCGCATTTTTTCGCCTGCCGACCCGCGGGTGCCGGCACCACGGCCGGTGTCCTCTTGCGCGCCAGCAAAAAAGCAGGATTTGTCAAAAATTGGAGGGGGGGGGAGCAGGGACGGAGCAAAGGGACGGCACCAATGGCCACGCCACATAGGCAAGAGAAAAAAAAGTCGCTATTGGACACTTTTTTTGAGGACAACAACGACAAGCAGGACCGAGATACCACGATCGTGTTTTTGACCCACGCGACCCACGCTCGGGTTTCCCTCTCTGGCTCTCAAATGGAGACCGTCGGCGATTTTCCTCTCGCCCTCCTTCCGTCGTTGGCGCTCGAATGCGTCTTTGACGCCTACATCGCCGCGGCCATGCCAACACACGCGAGCCGCCGACGCGCGCAAAGATGGCTCGCCACCCACTGGACCCTGCGCGATATCAACGAGTTTTGTCGCGCAGCCCGACGCGCTCACACACGCATGGCGACGCCCTCTGTCCTAGTGGCCGGCACCCGCCTCTTTGAATGGGAGGGGTTCGAGGACGCGCTCCCTATGGGCTCGGGTTCCCTGACGCTGGTCGTCGGCGCCCGCGGCCCGTCGGGCAAGACGACGGCGGCCAAGCGGCTCGTCGAAAAGATGTCGGCCGAGATCGACAGGGTCTGCGGCGTTCAGTCGAGCGCGGACAAACGGCTCGACGCTCTCATGATCCGTGGCCTAGAGGGCGCGCGCACCCCAGAGGACATTGAGAGGAGTGCGCTTTGGTTTACTTGTCGGACGCGCATGGGCACAAACCGTGCCGCATGTCGGCCTCGTGCGGTGCGCATCGACGGCACGGCAGCCCTGTTCCCGCCGACCCGTGCCGGATTCGTTCACGATACCAAACTGCGGCTAAAGAGGTGCGCTGCCGTTTTCCGTCACGCCCTGGTGCATGCCGTCGCCGTGCCCAACCCCGACTCGGTCTATGACCCCTCGGTGGCCTCTTTAGAGGCGGATCGGATCGTCGTCTCGACCGGATCGGATTTCGGCGCGCGCACGGCAGCGGCCGCCGTGGCTGCGCCTCTTGTGGGCATGGACGAGCATCGGCTGCTCTTGCTCTTGCACTACCTGCCTCCGTTTACGGCCCTCGTGTTTGAGCGCTTGCGAGGATCGACCGCCGGACGGCATGCCTTTGATCCTGCGACGACGCGCATTTCAGCCGTCTCTGGCCTGCTGGGCGAGATGTAACCGCCCCTTTGGCGGTTGCTCTGCAAAGAAAAACAAAGGCAAATAAATAAAAATTGTACAAAAAAACAAAAACGTTTTTGGTCCGTACACTCGGCGCCGGGCTGGGCGCCGTCTGGCAATCGCGCTGGTGGCGAGCGGTGCCCAGCCCGGCGACTAGAAAAATGCTCGGTCACAACCCCCCACACGGCAAAATACGCTGGGAGGGCGCCATTATCCGGTCGGCCGGTTGTTGCCCACCGCCGGATTGAGCGAGACCCTTTTTATCCCCCCCCCCCAAATCCTCAAAACCCCAAGAAAAACAGTTTCATATTTCTTTTTTGTGGCAATTTTTTGGGAGCGGCCGCCCGATGAGTCGGCTCAACAAGAGAAAAAAAAGGGAGAAGGTGATCACGTGCGACCGGCAGCGGCGTCGGCGCGCGCATCCGACAAAACCACGACCTCGTCGCGGCAGGCACCGTCGAGCGCCATCATGAGGCCTCTGTAGGCGTCGAGCAGACGGGCGACGTCGGCGGCGGCGTAGCGCAAGAGGCGCCGCGTGAGCGGCCGCTCGTGCCAGCAGAGCCGGTTGCACGTCATGATCCGTGACGCGGCCTTTTTGTCGGCGTTGGTGGGGTCGTCGCCGGTGTCGGCGTTGGTGCTCTGGGCGTGCGCCGCGAGGACCTCGTTGAGACCAGAGGTGAATGCCTTGGGCGAGACGCCGACGCCACCGAGCACGAGGGCGTGCGCGATCTGCGTGTCAAAGAGGCCGCGCACGACGCGACTGTAGCGACGCGCCAGCGCCGATAGATCACCGCGCGCGTCGTGCATGACCTTGACCACGCAGCGCGAGGCCAGCACGGCGCCGAGACCACCGGCACCCAGAAACGCATCGCCGCCACGGGCCTCGGGTGCCAGCATGTCGAAAAAGTAGGTGATCCCACCGCTGCCACCGCCACCGCCGCCGGGTGCGTGGATCTGCACCATGGCGATCTCGCCCTCTGATATGCCCTCGCAGTCGACGGCGATGGCGGGCTGGCGCGCCAACGCCATCGTCACCCGGCGACAGCCGTCGAGTGTGTCGATCAACTGCACGCCCTCGGGCAAGAGCGTACACCGAGGGCCGTCGGCGCCGCCCGGTCCGATGGCCGGCCACGCTCGACGCCGGTAGGCCGCCGTGCTCTCGGTTCCGGCGGCAGCCCACGCACAGCGCACGCGCTTGGCGCCGTCCCCGCTGTCGTCATCTCCTCTGTCGACGGGACGCACGAGCAACGCCGCCCGATGGTCAATCACGTATGAGGCCAGGTCGATGGCGCGCGGCATCGGCACACCGCGTGCGGCAATGCGGTCGGCCACGTCAGCGGTGGTGGCGCCGTGCGCGCGCGCCTCTGTGTCAAACACGAGCCAAGAGAGGGCGTCGGCGCATGCCTTGGCCTCGGCGCCAAACACGCCGTCGACGGCAGCCGCACAGGGAGCGTGCACGGGCGAGATGGCGCTGCCGCCGCCAAACAGCACCTCGCACAGACGATCGGGCGGAATGCACTTGTAGGCCGAGCGCCCTGTCGTCAGGCACGTGCGACGGAATCCCACGAGGGCACCGTCGCCGTCGGTGACGGTCGACAGCGTAAACGCCCTGCAGGCAAGCGCGTCGGCCCATTCGGCATCGGCGAGTATCTGACCAAAGGATGCGACCTTGGCCACGGCGTCGTCTGCATCGTCGGCGTGGATGATGACCTCGTCGCTGTTCCACGCCGCCAGATCGCTCAGTGCGCACGCGCCGGCGGCGACCAGGCGTTCAAATGCGCCCACGGCAACGCGCGACCACAGGGCACGCTGGAGGTCGGGCCGCAATGCAGGTTGCGACAGCGCAAGCATGCGCAGGCCCTTGGCACGCGCCAAGTAGGCGACGGCGCCCTCGTCCGGCAGGACGTCGCCGTGCGCGACAAAGGTCTCCCACGAGGTCTGCTCGATGAGACCGGCGTGCACAAGGGCGCGAAAGTTGGCGGCGACAATGTCGACCGAGACAAAGCAGCGGCCGTCGTTGGCAGGACAATAGATACTGGCCGCCTTGGAGGCCGGTGTGTGGGGACCGTCGCCGGGCACGGGCCACACGCCAGGAACCTCCAAAGTATCCGGCGGCGGCCGCTGGGACCAGGCGGCAAATGCAGGCGACGCCGTGAGGAGGGCCAACACGCGCGCCACGGTGACGCGGTGAAGGTCGACGAGCCGCTTTTCGCCCCCGAGCGCGACGATGGCCCATGTGACCGCCGTCAGCAGGTCTGCACTGTCGACATGCGGTGCCGTCACGTATCGGTCGACGCGCCCGGTCTGTGTGCCTTCGACTTTGCTTTTGCATGTGCCGTGCGCTTCGCAGCGCTTGTCGGCGTGGTCATCTTTGTCAACGTAACCATCGTCGTCGTCGTCATCGTGATCACACCTACCGAGATTGTCTCGCGACCGCACCGCAAAAAGGCGCACGCCGGCGTAGCGCTGGAGATGGGCGCGCGTGTCGGGCGACAGGTCGCGAAACAAGAGGCGCAGCGGCCGACGCGAGACGATGAGCCAGCGCGAGGCGCCCGTGCCCATGCGGGCGCAGTGCAGCCCGAGCGAGGCCGTCAGCGCCGCCACCTCGCGCTGCTTGACGCCCGACGGACAAATAGGCACCACCACGTGGTCGGCATCTGGACGCGAATCGAGTTTGCTCTGGGCGAGGGCCACCGCCGCCGCGGCGTCAGGCGCCTCGCGCGGCGTACGCGGCCCGGTCCTCTGGCTCGTGATCCCATTCTCTGGTCTGCGCGCGCCCTCCTTGCACCCGGTCGCCGAGGACTGTCGTGCGCGGTCGTCCTTGTATCCTTTCATTGACTGAGGATTACTGTAGAAAAAAAACCGAGAGGCGCTCCTTCCTCTTTGTGCTGGCTGTGTCCCGCGCGCGTACCGCCGACTTTGCCCAGTCGGTCGGTTGGTGGCTGTCATCGGACCAATGGTATCAGTTCAATTTTTTAAAATTACGCAATTGCAGACAAATGACACGGGGCGAGCGTCGCCGCGCCGGCCACTCGCAATGGCCGAGCCATTTGTCTCATCGACCCACAGCCGACTTTGGCCAGTCGACCACAACAAAAGTCGCGCGCTTGCATCAAATGAGGCCAAATTTGTTGGGCGGGCGTCCATTCTTTTTCCTGTCATTTCTTTTTCAGACAACCCTCGACATTTTCCCATTCGCTTTCAAGAGAATAAGCCAACGCCCAGCATTTTCACAGATAAAAGCATAAAAAAAGCACAAAAATGCCGGTCCGCCGCACCACAGCAACACACCTCGCAGTATCGATTTTCCGGGTCGCCTTGGCAAAGCAACAACCAACGGCGATATCGAGATGGAGCCCTATCCTGGCCTATGCGGTCCCAAGGCCACCGGGCGACCGCGCGAGCGAGATCAGAGCACCAGGCGCACTTTCGACGATCCGTTTGCGCCTGCCCTGGTGGCGCCATCGCACAAGTCGGGTTCCCGACGCCCGCCCGATCCCACGGCGCTGCAAATTGAAGCGGCGAGGAAACTTTGGACAAAGCCCTGCCGTCCAGTGTAATAGGGAAATTCGCTTCTTGCACTGTCAACGTTGTTGTTTGGCGCGCCCAGATTTATTGCAGATTAAAGCCCATGGGCGCTTTTCGTGTGGCCTCCTGGACGAAAATTCTGGCGCCATGGCCCAAATCGCGGCGGGCTCACGGGCTTGGACCGTTGCCAGACATCCGCGCGAGCCGCAATCCCCCTCCTAGGGGGAACTCGACAGACACCGCGCGAATTGCCAAGGTTGTGCGACAAACACACGCACGACGAGAAAAAAAAGGAGCGGCAACGCGCAGCGAGAACCCAGGCGCGATACACGGCGCTCGCTTGCCTGCCCGTTCTCCTCCATTTGGCGTGTATTTGGTTTATCGTGTGGGCCAATGCGATCAATAAGAGGCTACCAAACACCATAGAGCGCACGTGGCCGCGGTGCCGAGTGCGCAGTCGGCGGCCATCCTCTGTGCTCCCCGCAGGGCGTCGTGAGCGAGCATCCGCGACACCGCGTCGGCCGCTGCCTCGCGCGTAAAGGCGAGGCCGATGTGCTGACCGGTCGGCAGGTTGTCCGGGGCCGGATCTGCGGTATCGACGTCGAAAGAGACTTGGCCTTGCTGATCCAACGGCACCGCAGCCACGCAATAGGCGACTGTCAGCGGCGCCTCTGACACTTGGTACAGGTTGCCGTCGTCGATGGCGTCGTTGCCATGGGATCGAGCCGCGAGGCCGCATCGGTTCAATACCTGGGCGAGACCTCCCCTCCACAGCGGGCGGCTTGCGCTGCGCAGCCGGACGTCGACACCCGAGTCAAGGGCGTCGATCACGAGGGGCTCGCCAGCGGGATCGTCGGCGCCGCTGTGCAACACAGCGAGGTGACGGACAAAATGCCCCCCGTTGTGGGGATCGCTCGCGTCGCCGGATACAATCACCGGGCGGCGAAAGGAGCGATCGCGACACGGACGTCCGGGACGAAAGACATCCACGTAGAGCACGCGCGCCGTGGGCGACGCCGCTCGGTCGACGATCTTTCCCGCCACACCGGCGAGGACGGCGCGGCTCAACTCGCTCTGGCCGCGCCACAAGGTCGCCGCACGATATAACGACGTCGCTGCTCCTCCAGCCGACCCCAGTGCAAACACCGCCAGTGCCGTCTCTGCGCCGCTCATTACTGCTTTTATGCCTTGATCAGCGTTCTTTGGGGGTTTTTTTTCTCGCGTTAGGGACGCTTGCGGGGCAGTGTGCGTGCCAAAGGCGACCGCGGCGGTCGGCTCCTTCGCCCCAGCGCGCGAAAAAGAGGGGCCGAGGCAAAAGGCACAGTGCCGCCATTGGCCGTCTTTTGTTGCCAGACTGCGGCGCTGGCTGTTTGGGTGGCGCGTGCCTTTTTTGTGTCAGCGCACACGCGCACCCGGCTGGCGGCACGCTGCGACAGACGGGGGCGTCATTTAGGGTGAAAGGCCGTGCGCGCGATAAAAAGTCGATGCACGATTTGCGCCGAATGGAGTCGCGCGGTCCTCAGAAAGCAAAAAAAAAGTCAACTTTGACGCCCCATTGCGCCGACCCCGACTCTTTTTTTGTCCACATTGCCAAACAATGGCCGACGGGCTGGTCCTGACCGGCGCTCGCGAATAGGATACCGGCCACATTCGACCAAGGAGGTCACTTTGGCCGGCGCCTGCGATGACCGAGCCACCCACCGATAAACCCCACACAAAATGCATCGGGAAAATGAGAACGGTCTAATAAAACCAATTCTTTCAAACACGGATCTGAATGGCGTTGGTCGATCGCTCCCGCGTTGGGGTTCGCGCTCGTCTCCAAGCCGGAATGCAGAATTCGAGTTTCATTAGCGCGCGCCTGGGCGGTTATCTGGGCTCTCTTTTTTTTTTCATTTGTCCTTTGTTTCATCGGCACAAATTTCCTGCGCTCCGACTTGGCCGTGCCGGACCCGGTGACCGGGGCCATTGCTCGACGATGGACCAGGCAGCCAGAAACAAGCGCACGGCCCCGTTCCCGTAGTGGAAAAAAATACAAAAAATATAAGAATGATCACCGGCATCTGACGAACCAATGGAGCGAGGGCCTCTGTGCAACCGCGGGACCTGCAATGCCGACCATGTTGGCGGCGCGCGCGCGATCGGCTCTACTGGTGCCGTCGCCGTCACGGACACGACAAAGAGAGAAGGAAGGGGAAAAAAGAATATGAGGATTTTTTTGTTCGGGGGTCGCTCGTCAAAAGGTGCCCCGCCCTTTCAGGGCGCGACGTGACGGAAAGAAACCCGCGTCGACCACGGGCAACGAAAAGGGCGACCTCTGTCGCTAGACACCCCGGTCGCGCGATCCACGCGGACGCGACAGCAAGGATGGCCCTCGCGCCCTATCTCGTCGACTTTGGAAGGCGCATCGAATGCCTCTTGAGGACGCCGCCCTTTCAGTGCATCCTGTGGGACTTTGATCTCAACCACTGGGACATGGGCGCCTGTGCGGTGCTCGCCACGGCCCTGGTGCAGGCCTTGCGTGACCGCGGCTTTGCGAGCGCGTCGACCTATGCCCTCCTTCAGTCGTTCCGCCCGCACGTCAATCCACCCACACAGGGCCACTTTGTCGTGGGCGTGTCGGACGACGGGCCTTTTCTGGACAGCGAAGGATGGCACACGGCATCGGCGCTCTTGGCGTCCCATCCCGACGCACACAGCACCTACGTGCGCATCGCAAAGATGCTGCCCGCCCTGGGCAACCTCGATCCCGACAGGGCCATCGTGTGCCCGCGCGACGCCGTGGCGGCCCTGCGCGACCTCATCGAGGCCTACATCGATACGCCCTTTGTCGTCACCTACGACGAGAGCGACGACCGCTACCCGGTTCGCCTGTGGACGTGGCGACTCGACGACAACGACGGTCTCGCCTTTTTTCTGGACGGCATACACGACGAGGATGTCGACGATCCCGAACTGAGCGCCGTGTTGGCCATCGTCCGGGGCATGGTTGCCGAGGACCCCTGGCGGCAGTCGTGCATTGACGTGTAACCCCCATTCGTGCGCTCGGCGCGGCGGCGGCACGGCGCCAAGGCAAAACCCCGAGCGCGGTCGCGCTCTTGACGACGGCCACCATCCGCCCCCGGCCCCGGCGTTCTTTTTTTCCTTTTAAAGTACACGGGTGACGGCCAACGCCCGGTTGTCTGACTTTTGTAAAGGAGACGAACTCCGCTGCCGGCGTGCCTATCGCCCGATGCTGGTTCTAGCACTTTTGGCCGTCTGGCCAACCGCGCCTCCCAGCACGAACCGCATGCGCAGCGGGGCAAGGAAAAGAAAATATTGGAAAAAAAGGAAAATATTTTGGCGATGCGGCCCGTCCGGTCGCTCTTTTCGCCACCAAAATCGTCTCGCAGCGTCTTTTTTTTACTTTTTTGTTTCTTATTTGCGTGTCCTCTGGGGACATCGAGGCCGCCTTCCTTGTCTTGTCCCATTTGGCGCTCCCTCGTCCGCCCCCTCTCTTTTTTTCCTTTTCCTCAAACAAAGACAAGGCGTGCGTCGCGGCCCTTTGCACTCTTTTTTTTTTGAGAATCTTTTGTTTTTTGCGACCAGGAAAAAGGTTCGGTCAAGAAAAAACAGGAGCGGTGAAGAAAAAAAAAAGAAACCAACCCGCTCTGGACCGTCGGCTCGCGGGCGAGCCGAGCGCACCACCCCAGAGGCCGACAAAAAACGACAAGCGGAAAAAAAAGAACGAGGACAAAAAGAGGGCAGACGGGCGACAGCCTAGGCGGCGACCTCGACGTCCTCCATCTCTGAACCGTGAGCGACGACATCGACGGGGTCGTCGTTGGACGAGTCGGCGTCGAGGACCTTCTTGACCGACTGCCAAAAGGCGTCGTCGATCGTGTCGGCGTGGACAAAGGCAAACGGCGACTCGCCGACGCCCGCCGCCAGCACGGCCGGCCCGACGTAGACGCGCGCCGGCGTCACCTGGTCAAAGCCCGCCGCGGCGTAGGCCCCGGCGCGCTCCTTGTCGACGATCTGCGGCATCTTCTCGTAGGCCTTGAGGTTGTCGGTGCCCTCGATCGTCGTGGCATAGTGGGGCAGGACGCCCTTGACGATGGCGCCCTTTTCGCGCGCCACCTCGGCCAGCACCTGCGTCCACTTGGGCGAAAAGTGGCCCTCGGGGAAGGAGGCGCGCTTGCGCAGGTGCGGGTCAAACACCGACAGCCACGCGCCGTCGAGCACGGCAAAGTCGGCCTTGGGCATCACGGCCAGCCGCGCGCGGTACTTTGTGTGGGCGTCCTTGAGCGGCAGTTTCTTGGGCGCCGGCGCGGCCGAGGCCTTGGTCTTTTTGGCCGTCTTTGACGCGCTCCCCGACGATGACGCGCCCTTGCCCGCAGGCTTTTTCGCAGTCTTGGTCTTGGTGGTCGCGCCCTTGGCGGCGCTTGTCTTGGCCGCCTTTTTCGTGGTGGTGGCTCCTGCCTTGGTCGACGATTTCGCGGTCTTGGCCTTGGTCGCAGCCTTGGTTGACCCGCTCGCGCCGCTCTTTTTCGCCTTGGTCGTCGTCGTGCTCTTTTTCGAGCCAGCCGAAGAGGAGGAGGACGACGACGTCCGTGCCTTCTTGGCCGGCGGCTGGCCGCTGGCCGCTTCCTTGGTCGCCGTCGAGGCCGCACGCTTGCGCGCCTTTTTCTTTTCAGCGATGGCCCTCGCCTGCGCCGACGCTACGCGCGCTTCGGCCTGGCCCGCCGCCGAGGTCGCATGGATGATCTCGTGGGCCATGGCCGCCGCCCGACGCTTGCCCGACACCAGTTCGGGCTCCTCGTCGCATGCCGCGCCGCCCTTGATCTTGGCCGGTGATGTCTTGGACTTGCGCGCGCGCGCCGTCTTAAAGTCGGGCACGCCCGACGTGCTGGCGGTGGTCATGGTGGTCGCGGCGTTGAGACCTGCGGCGCCCGCCTGTTGCTCACTGTCTTCATCCTCCTCCTCGTCGTCGCCCATCGACGTGGTCGAGTCGTCCTCGGCGGCGCCATCGACCGGCGCCTCCTCTTCGAGGCCGATCTCGGTGTCGTCGCTCTCCGAGGCGCTCGCGTCATTGTCGTCAACGAGGGCCATCTTGTCGGCGGCCTTGGCGGCCTTGGTCGTCGGGGCAGGGGCGGCGGCGCTCATGGTCGTGGCGGTGTGCGGTGCTGGTACAGTGTCCCTCTGACGCGTGTGGTTTTTATCTAGAGGGTCACCCGAAAAAAAAAAAGAAGAACGCACAAACACAGAGCGGTCGCGCGGGCGCCACGGCGATCCTGCCCTCTGCGGCGTGTTTGCGTGCGCTCGCGTTCGTCGGGTCTGGCGCGTTTTTTCTGCGTTCCCGCCTCGTCCCCACCCCGAGGCAGCGCAGGGGCCCGCGAAATTTGAGAGGCAGTAGAGGGGGTGCGGACTACCGCGATCTGGGTGCGCCCAAAAACTTTTGGCGCGGCGGCGCCATGCCTGGTCTATGCCGCGACCATGCGACAGCCGAAAAAAACGCGACCCCACCTGGCCCCGCCCGGACAAGAACGTCGCGCGGGCCAAAACATGGGGCGCGCGCGACGCCGCCAAGGACCGGACAAAGGGGGGCCCGCGCAGCAAACACGCAAGGGACCGCTTTCCGTCTGTCGCACCTCCCTGTTGTTCTCTGCTCGTCGGTCCTCTTTTTTTTATAGAGACCCCCTTCGTGCTCAAAAAAACACAGAGCGACACACCGAGCCCGCGCGCCTCCACAAACCCGACCTCGCAGTCATTTTTCGAATACGAGGGGAAAAAAATGGACATCCAAGCCGACGGCAAACACGATGGCGACGACAGTGCGCACCACAGCCTGGCGCCGCGCCTCGGTTCGATGCCAGAGACGCGGCGCAGCGCCGTCGGCGATGCCGAGGGCGCCGGCCATCCCGGAGGAGATTGCGGTTGCGAGGGGCATGATGCATGCGCGTCCCGCCAGACCGACGCCGGCTTTTGCGACCTATCCACTGACGACATGGATGACGACGACGATGGCGACGACATGGACGACCATATCTATGATACCGACGCCGATGGCACCGACAATGTGGTCACAGACGATGACCGTGTTGACGGCGGTGGTGATGATGACGATGGCGGCAGCAAGAGCCCCCATAGAGAAAAGCACGCGGTCGGTGGGCGAGGCCGGCAGCCTGGCGGCTATGGCAACCCGCATCGGCATCCGGCGGCGGTGGTGGCCGAGTCGCGGCCCGAGGTGGATGCCGCGGGCGCGCCGGCGCGCTGGCACTACGAGCGCTTTGTCAACACGACCGTGGTGGACGCCGCGGCGCTCGACGCGCTGTCGGCCGAGGTGGACCAGCCGACGCGGCTCGCGCTCGCCGCAGCGCTCGTGCACGCGCGCGGCCTCACGCGCCACCAGGTGGACGGCTTTGACAAGTTCATGGACGTCTACCTGCCGGCCATCGTCGCCGAGAACAACCGCGTCGTGGTGGACTCGGACGCCGCGCGGCGCCGGTTCGTGCTCGAATTCGGCGCCGTCACCGTGCACAAGCCGTCGGTGCGCGAGGCCGACGGCATCGTGCGCCCGGTCTACCCGCGCGAGTGCCGCATGCGCGGCCTGGTCTACGCGTGCACCGTGACGTGCGACCTGCTCTACACGGTGTTTGACACCACGGGCCTCACCAAGGAGCGGCTCAAGGAGCGCGGCGGCGACTGCACGGGCCTCCCGCTGTGCCGCACCGTGCGCTCCAAGGAGGCCGTCCTGTGCCAGGTGCCGTGCATGGTGGGCAGCCGCTACTGCCGGCTGCGCGGGTCGCCCCACCTGGCCGGCGAGTGCCCGCTCGAGCGGCCGGGCGCCTTTGTCGTGCGCGGCAGCGCCAAGATGTTGGTGTCGCAGATCAAGATGCGCATCAACCACGCGTGCGTCATGCTCGACCACAAGTACCCGAAATACTCGCACGTGTGCGAGATCCGCCCGCGCCACGAGTCCAAGATCCGCAGCACGTCGACCCTCTACATGTACCTGGCGGCGGCGCGGCCGCACGTCGACGTGCGCATGCCCTTTGTCGAGACCAACGTGCCCGTGATCGACGTCTTCCGCCTGCTGGGCGTCGAGTCGCGCGAGGAGATGATCGCCGCCGTCATGGACCACGCGTGCGCGCTCGACCCCGAGGCCGACGCGCGCCTGGAGCGCGCCGTGCGCGCCGTCTTTGACCAGGACGACCACGCCGGGTGGACGCGCCAGGCCCTGTGCGAGTGGCTCGGGTCGATGGGCACGCGCGGCGGCACCGGGCGCGACGGCACCGGCGAGCCCGCGCAGCGGCCGACGGCGCGCGAGGAGCGCGTGCGCTTCGTCGAGCACATCATGGGCAACGAGTTTCTGCCGCACGTCGGCCTGGACCGCACGCGCGACACCTACCTCAAGAAGGCCCACCACCTGGCCCACTGCGTGCACCGGCTGCTGGCCGTGGCGCTCGGCCGCCTGCCGCTGGACGACCGCGACCACATGGCGCTCAAGCGCATCGACACGGCGGCCGTCCTGCTGCCCACCCTGTTCCGCCCGCTCTTTCGCAGCCTGTGCAAGGGCGCCGGCACCTACATGCGCCGGCGCGCCGCGCACGGCCTGCCCATCGAGGTGGAGAACATCCTCGACCACCGGCGCGTGACGGCCATGCTGCGCTACGCGCTCATGACCGGCAACTGGACCGTGCAAAAGGGCGCCGCGTCGGCGTCGACGGGCGTCGCGCAGATGCACAACCGCATGACGGTGACGTCGGCCCTGTCCAACATGCGCCGCGTCAACACGCCCATCAACAAGGAGGGCCGGCTGCCCAAGGTGCGCCAACTGCGCGACAGCGTGGCGGGCCTCCTGTGCCCCGTGGAGACGCCCGAGGGCGGCTCGTGCGGCCTCGTGAGCAACCTGGCCCTCGGGGCGCACGTGCGCGTGGGCCACGACCGCGAGCACGCCGTCGCGTGCGTGCTCCGCGCCGCGGCCTTTGTCGCCCGCGGTTGCGCGAGCGCTGCCGACAAGAATGTCGTCGAAAACCCCGGCGGCAGTCCTACGGCACTGTCACCTCCATCCTCGTCCTCCTCTTCATCGTCCTCCTCTTCATCATTGGGATCGGCAACGACTGTGGCGGCGGGTCTCGTCGGCGTGCTCCAGGCCACGACGCTCCAGCGGCGCACGCTCACCCAGGTGCAGGTCAACGGCGTGCCCGAGGGCTATGCCGTCGACGGCACGGCCCTGGCGGCGGCGCTGCGCGACATGCGGCGCACCTTTGCCCTGCCCTTTGACGCGTCGATCGTGCACCGGCCGGCGCTGCGCCTGCTGGAGGTGCACGTCGACACCGGGTGCTGCCTGCGGCCGCTGCTGCGCGTGGACGCCCTCCACCGGGTGCGCCCGCTCATGGCGCGCTTTGGCTGCGGCGCGCCGCCCGAGGCCCTCTTCCACCAACTGCTGGCCGAGGGCGTGCTCGAATACCTGTCCAAGGACGAGGAGGAGACGTGCCGCGTGGCCGCCGACCCGGCCGACCTCGTCGACCGCGCCCAGCAGCGGCCGGGCCTGCGCGCCGAGGACGGCGCGCCCGTCGACCGCGAGCCCTTTACGCACGTCGAGGTGCACCCGCTGCTCATGCTCGGGGCCTGCGCGTCCATCATCCCGTTCTCCAACCACAACCAGGCGCCGCGCAACATCTACCAGACGGCCATGGGCAAGCAGAGCAAGGCCGTCGTGTCGCTCAACGCCGACCACGCCATCGACACGGTGTCGCACGCCCTGTGCTACCCGCAGGTGCCGCTGGTGCAGACCGCCATGGAGGACGTCATCGGCGCCACGCGCCTCCCGATGGGCCAGAATGCGCGCGTGGCCATCATGAGCGACCCCTACAACCAGGAGGACTCGCTCGTGCTCAAGCAGGACTTTGTCGACCGCGGCGGCTTCCGCTCGATGATCAAGCGCACCTACCGCGACGACGAAAAGACCCGCGGCGCCGACGCCACGCGGTTCTGCCGGCCGCAGGACGAGGGCTGCCACGGCATGCGCAAGGCCGACTACTCCAAACTCGGGCCGGGCGGGTTCGTCGAGCCGGGCGCGCGCGTCGTCCCCGGCGACGTGCTCGTAGGCAAGGTGTGCAACACCGACGAGGTGCGCGACCCCGACGCCCTCGGAGGCAACGGCAACGCGCACGGAGGCGGCGGCGGTGGCGGAGCGGCGGCGCGCATCGTCAAGCGCGACAAGTCGACCATCCTGCGCACGAACGAGCCCGCCACGGTGCACCGCGTGGTGGTGACGCGCAACGGCGACGGCGCCAACGCCGTCAAGATCGTGACGCGCGCCATGCGCCAGCCCGAGTTGGGCGACAAACTGTCGTCGCGCCACGGCCAAAAGGGCACCGTGGGCAGCGTGCGCTCCACCGAGGACATGCCCTGGTCGCCGCGCGGCGGCGCCACGCCCGACATCGTGATCAACCCGCACGCCATCCCGTCGCGCATGACCATGGGCAAGATGCTCGAGGCCCTCCTGGGCAAGGTGGCCTGCCGCGAGGGCTACATCGGCGACGGCACGCCCTTTGGCGGCGTCACCATCGACGACGTCGCCGCCGAGTTGGCCCGCCACGGGTGCGAGCGCTACGGCAAGGAGGTGCTCTACCACCCGCACACCGGCGAGCCCATGGCGGCGTTGATCTTCTCGGCGCCGGTCTACTACCAGGCCCTCCGGCACGTGGCCATCGACAAGATCCACGCGCGCCCGCGCGGTCCCGTGCAGATGCTCACCAAGCAGCCGGTCGAGGGCCGCTCGCGCTCGGGCGGCTTCCGTCTCGGTATGTCGCTGCTTCCTCTCCTTTTTTCCCCCTCTTGTTCGTTCCTTCAAGCGCCGACCGAGTCGCGCACGCATTCGGGCATGGCTGACCTCTATCCTCTTCTCTCTCTTTTTCCTTTCTCCCGTCAAATCCACCAACAACACTTCTTTCACCGCGCGCCATCGCCGCGACCGACATGCACGACGATCGCGCCGACGCCATCAACCTGTGCGCGCGCATAACAACGCCGGACGCAATGCCTTGGCAACGCCAAACAACGCCAACCTCGTCGACGCTCGACGACCTCAAGGCGAGATGGAGCGCGTACGACTAGACCTTATCCCACAACCGCTTTTGCTGTCCGTGCGCTTCGACTAATGGCGTGCTTTTTTTTTGTGTTTTCACTATGGCTCGTTGCGCGTAAATGCTCGACCGCAAACAGGAGTGCATCATCAGCCACGGCGCGTCGCAGTTTCTGCTCGAACGGCTCTTTGAACAGAGCGACGCCTACTCGACGGTGGTGTGTGCCGCGTGCGGCCTGCTGGCCATCCCGGCCAAGCCCAAGAACGCGCCCGTCGTCGGCATGGCCGTGCGCGGCTACGACGAGGCCCACTGCCGCGTGTGCGACACGGGCGCTCACGTGCGCGAGGTCAAGATGCCCTATGCGTGCAAGTTGCTCGTCCAGGAACTCATGGCCTGCTGCGTGGCCTTTCGCTTTCGCTTTGACGCACCGACGGCGACGACGACGGCGGCATCTGGTGCCAACGAGGCCGACGTTGGCCAGGGTCACGAGCGAGAGCGCCCCAACAGGAACGCCAATGATGATGACGGCGACGACGACGGTATGGACGAATGCATTGTTCCGCGGATAGAGGGTGCCGGACCCGACGGGTCGGTGCTGGCCGCGCTGCCGCCGCCGGCCATCGACGGCATCCTCGGCCGCATCGAGACCCTCCTGCGCGCCGCCGGCGCCACACCCAACAAGCGCAAGCGCGACGACAATGACCCGTAGGCTCAATGTCGCTCAACAGCACGCGACCGCAGCGCCTCGTAAAAAGATCAACCAATTTACCGTCGACAGATTCTGTTCTTTTTTTCTTGCATTTTCGAAATCCTTTTTTTTTTCTTCCCACTAACAGGTATTTTTTTTCGACGACGTCAAATTTGGGGATATCGCGTGGCCACAAGGGAGAAAAAAGGAGACATCTGGGTCGGCGCCCACACATTTTTTTTGGTGGCTTACAGGCGGTGGTTCCCGAGCGACAATGTCGCGGCGCAAAAACCTCGCAACCGCCAAAAACGCAGGCAGCCTGCGGCGCCGCGACCTATTGGTCGATACTGCTTCTTTCTTTTTTTCATTGCATTTTTATGTTTCCTTTTTCTTTAGCCTTTCCGGGCGCGTGCGTGCGTCAAAGGCCGTCATGGTGCTGCGCCAAAGGGCGCTGCCCGACCCGGACCGCGCTTTTTGGCGCAGACGACACGGCTTTTGTGGATTCGGGCGAAAAAAAAGGAAAACCCATAACCCAAAAACATAGGAAAGGAAAAATGTTTTTTATTTTTTTCTCTTTGTTTGAATCTGGCGATTTTATGGGCGGTAATGCGGTCCCCTGGGTGCTTGCGCGTGCACGCGTGCGCGACGGCCGACACAGGGCCACCGCAGACTACGCCCGGCACATGCCGACAAGGACAAGCGCACCCGCGCTTGCAAATATACCGACACACGGTCGCACGGCGCGCGACGCTTGCGGCCCGCCAAAAAAGGCAACAGCCAGCCGCCTTTCGTGCGCTTTTTGTGCGGGACCCGTGGGCACACACGGTCGGCGCATAAAAAGGGCCATGTAGCCGCCGAGGGAATTGGCCAAAGCCGCCGTACAGAAAACTATTTTTTTTTTCGTGTCTGTCGCGCGCATAGATTGCCGGCCGCAGAAAGGCGACAGTGCAACCGCGGCCACAGCGACCGCACTGCGCATTTTTCCGCTCCTCTTTTTTTTGATTGGCGTGTTTGCAATCGGCACCAACGCATGTTATTTTCCAAAAAAGACCGACATCATATGCGCAGTCTGCCTTGTCGCGGTTGATTTGATCCGGTATCCTTGTCGTTGTTGTTGGCCAACACCCGCAGGACCCACAACAGCCGCAGCAACGCTAGCGACGATTAAAAAAAAAGTAAAAAAAAAAAGAGACGACAAAAGGCGTCACGACCACACAAAAGAAGAGCGCGCCCACAAGACGGCGACAAAAATGGAGCAACCGCAAGGGCCTCACACGGGCATCCAAGACTTGCCGGCCGAGATCGTCAACGAGATCACAGGCCTCCTTGACAATGTCGACTTTTGTGCATGCATGGCGGCGTCGCGCCTGTGGCGCGTCCACTCGCCGGCCGACTATGCGCGACGTATCGTGGCGTCGCGCGCCTGGTCGGGTCCGTCGGACCTGTTTGACGCCGGCAACGCTGCAGCCGTGCGCGGCCTCGTGGCTCTGGGCCGGCTGGACCTGTCTGACTACTGCGCGTCAGAGCCCTTTTGGGCCGCCAGCCGCGGTCACCTCGACCTGCTCGCGGCCCTGCACGAGTTGGGCGCGCCCGGATTCAATGTGGACGCCATGGACTTTGCCGCCATCCACGGCCACGTGGACGTGGTAGCCTATTTGCACCGCCATCGACGCGAGGGCTGCACCGCGTACGCCATGGACCACGCCGCGGCCCATGGCCACCTGCCCGTGGTCGACTTTCTCCATCGGCACCGCAGAGAAGGCTGCACACGACGGGCCATGGACTATGCCGCGGCCAACGGCCACCTAGAGGTGGTCGCCTATCTGCACGAGAGGCGCACCGAGGGTTGTTCGGTGGGCGCTGTCAACCGTGCCGCCGCCAATGGTCACCGAGATGTGGTAGCCTACCTTTTGCGCGAGCGCACCGAGGGATCGACGCCGATCGCCCTTGCCGACGCGGCGGCCAACGGCGACGTGGCCATGCTCCGGCTGCTCACCGACGACCCACAACAGCCGGGCGACCATCGCGCCATGGACGCGGCGGCGGCCAACGGCCATCTCGACGCCGTGGCCTACCTCGACGAGAAGCGGTCCGAGGGATGCACGGGGCGTGCCATCACCGGTGCCGCGCGAGGCGGCCACTTTGCCGTGGTCCTCTTTTTGTTGGATCGCCGACCGACCGAGTGCGCCGAGGGCCTGCGAGATGCCGCCGACGCTCTACTCGGCCACGGGCGCACCGACATTGTCGGGCGGATCGTCGCGCGGTTGTCGACCCCCCTTGCACCATCTGCGGCGGCCTTTGTCGGGGCGGCGTGCGGCGGCCACCTGCACGTGCTGCACCGGCTGCGCAAGAGCCACCCCTCGCTTTTTGACCAGCACGCCGACGACATGATCTATGCGGCCATCGCTGGCGGCCACGCCGGCGTCTATTCCTTTTGCATCGGGGCGGCATCTCGCCCGGCCGATCTAGAGCGCGCACGTCATCGCGAGAGGCGCATCGTGGAGGGCGCCATGGTCGCCATGGCGGCGCGACGCACCGGCGTGGTTTTGCGCGTGGTTCCGATCCTGGCGCGCGCCCGTCATCTGGAAGAGGACACTGTGCTGGCGGCCGTCGGCGCCACGGGCGACCTGGCTCTGGTCGATGCGGTGATGCGCCACGTGCGCGACGGATCGCTGCACGTCGGGAGCGCCCTGAGAGCGGCAGCCGCGGCCGGCCACGTCGACGTCGTTGCCTGGATTCTGGGACGCGAGCGGGATTCGGTGGTCCGAGCCTCGCTGGCGGGCGAGGCCATCCGGGCCGCGGCGCTCGTCGGACGCGATGACACGCTCAAAGCGTTCGCGCGGTTGTCCAGCGTCCAGGAGCAGGCGTGGCACTGGTCAGGCGCTATAAGTGCGGCGCACGAAGGCGGGCACGTGTCGACGCTGCGCCTTTTGCGCGATCCCGCATTTGGACGCCGCACTGGCTATCATAGCCGTGGCCGCCCGCACGATCCAGAAGCGATGGGAGTTCACGATGGCCACGGCGACCCGCCGCGCGACCCATCGTACGAGGCATGGCGCCAGGCAGCGCGTCGGGGTCACCTCGACGCCATGCGCTATCTGTGCTCCGAGGGCGTGTACCCGCTCGACGGGCTCGCAGTGATGATCGAGGCCGCCGAGGGCGGACACCTCGACGTCGTCAAGTTTGTCTATCGCGAGGTGGCGGTGCGCGATCCGTGGACGGCTGTCTCTCGAGCATTTGCGTGCCAGCAGAACCGTATCGGCGCGTGGCTGGCCCAGGCCATTCGACACGGCGCCTACAGTCCGCCGGAGCGCCAGCGCCGCTTTGACTGGGCGGCGATATGGCGCGGCGACGTGGCGATGATAGTGGTGGATAAAAGGGCGACCGGCAAGAGCATCATTCTGCGCGATCTGCAAAGATTTCTTGCTGACGCCGCTCCGGCCATTACTTTGCCTACACCGTCCACTGATGATCCCGTCGACCTATTCGGCGGATTCGAGGCGGACCGGTGCGACCCGCCGTCGCACATGGACGAGGTGGACTGATTTTGGTTTTTCTATTTTCTTTTTATGCCATTTTTTATTCTTTTTTCTTTTCGGTTACCATTTTCTTTGGGCCTCTTTGGCGGGCGCGCGCTGCAACCGGATCTGCCGCCTCGGTCCCTTTGCTCGTCGCCTCCCTTCCTCGGCAAAACCCGCAAGGCCTTTTTACGGGCAAGAGGCCAAGGCGACCACGACGCGATGATTGGCCATTGGAAAAATGAAAAGAAAACCCCAAACCCCAAAAAAACATATTGTGAGAAAAACAAGAGCCGTGCGATTTTTGCAGTGGGTCCCGAAACCTCTTTCTTGTTTTTTCTTGCGCATCGGCGGGCTGGTGTCCGGTCGGAATGCACGAAAATGTAGGGACACGGAATAAAAGAGTTTAGTGGCAAAAAGAAAAAAAAGCGCGACGACGGCTGGGATACATGTGCGCGGGTCCCCGGTTTGTGCATGTCGACCCAGAAACAAACCGTTGCGCGCTCAATTCATGCCGCTCGTGTTCCGGTTTGTTCCTGAATAACTGATTTATCCGGCTATTTTATTTTTTATGTTCATATGTGGTTTTGTGCCGCCTGTCGGTTGGCGGTCTGATTTTCGCTTGTGCCGACTCGGGCCAAGAATAAGAAAAGTGTCTGTCTCGCCGATCAAATGGCGCCGGTGGATGTGCCGAGGCAACCGCGCTCACACCACCACCGAAAAAAAGGCGCGTCCATTGTGCGACCTCTATTGTCTCGGGATGATTGCGGAAATGTGGGGAAAAAGGATGAAAAGGACCCGAGTTACTGGGCGACGGCAACTGCAGACGCCGCCAGCCGCTCCCTCACGAGGGCGGCATCGATCGGCTCGGGCGCGAGGCCGTCGCCCGCGATCTCGATCCACAGTATGTCGCCATAGACCAGTTCATTGTCGTCCAATGTGCGCGCGACGTCGACCTCTTCAACATACTCGTTCGAGATCTCTTCAAACACGTGCGCGTGGGCGTCGGCGGCGATGCCGAGGGCACGCCGCATGTCGGGGAGGGAGGCGGTCAGAGGCGCCCGCGGGTCGACGAGTACCGGCACAGCCCTGGACAGTGTGCACGCCGCGCGATCGAATTGCTTGACAAAGAGCAGCACGGGCGCGTCCTTGGGCCGCACGAGGGTCACGGGCGATCCCCCACAGGGCGGCGGAAGGCAGAGCGTGGCGGGCGGTAGCGCGACGGGAAAGGACAGTGCGTCGTGCACCAAAAAAATGGGACGCGCACTGCGCCGACGATACACGTGCGCCAACGTCACATCGGGCGAGTCCAGCGGGAGGCACGCCTCGGGCCGCACGGTGCCATTGACCCGACCGAGGCACTGGTGGACGACAAGATGAATCGGGGCGAGTTTGAGCGTCGACGCCAATACGTCGCGCACCCGCGGCATGGGCCACTCGCGCGAGAGGGTCACAGTGGTCGTGGGCTCGTCGTCTGCACGCCACAGACCAAATGTGTCGGCGACGAGTGCGCTCGCACCAAAGACCTGCACCGTGATGCGGTCGCACAGTGCGATCACGTCGGTGTCATCGCCCATCGTCGCCTGTGGCCCGCCGACCGTAAGACCCAGGTAGTCGCACACGACGGTGGCCATGTGTCGTGCGGGCGCATCGAGACCGCCAAGGATGTCGGCGCCGTGTCGCAGCACGTCGAGCACCACGCCAAAGGCCGCCGGGTTGAGGTCGAGAAAGTAGGACCCGTCGGGCAGCCGCGGCGGCGCCCACCGCTCGTCGGCGTCGGGTCCAAACATGCGCGCCAGCAGCGAGTCGGGCGGCGCCGCGGCAAATGTCGTGCGTGACGTCATCATCACCTTGCCGCCGACGTTGAGGGCGATCACGCCGTTGCATGTGCCTCTTGGGACCGGTGGCGTGTCGCCTTCACAGGGGTCGTCCCATTGCTTTGCCTTTGGATGTCTATTGTCATCGCCGGTAACCACCATGGCGGCCATGTCGCCAGGGTCTGCCATGATGTCCGAATGTCTCTCGTGCCTCTCTCGCCTTGGCGTATTTGTCCTCGCGGGGCCGCAAGTTGCCCGCTGTCCCTTTTTGTTTGGTCTTTTCGCCTCTTTTTGCGCATACTGCGACGCAGGCGCGGATTGGCCCCACGCTTCTAGCGGCCCACGAGAAAAAAAAAAGAGAAAGGACTCGGCAGGGCGCGAGCGCGACAAAAAAGGGGCTGCGGTGAGTGTGGGGTTGGGTTGCGTGGCGTGCGCCCACAACTGGCTCTGCCGTTGGTATTGAATAAAAAATAGGATAGTCAAAAAATAGGATACCAAAAAAAACATGGGGCACGTGGTTTCAGGCGCCGGGCGACGAGGGGTCGGTGGTGGGAAGAAAAAAAAATCGAGAGAAATTCCTGTCGGACTTGCGCTTCCGCTCTTTTTTTTTTTCTTGGCGGCCCAAACCCACACGGACCCGGCGAGGGGGTTTTGTCATCGCGGCCGCGCACACCGAGAGACACTGCCACACCAAAAGGGTTGCGTGCGAGCGCGAGCGAGAAAGACCAGCACAGAAAAGAAAAAAGCGAAAAAAAAGCGCATGCAGCACGAGCCGGCCATTTGTATGTGACCGCGAGCCATGCCGCGGTCTTTTGGAGAGACGCGGTGGTGCCCGACGGCGACACGAGGGATTGTGCAAGACGACACGCCGTACTATTCGAGTTTGCACGTACAGGCTCTGGGGTTTTGTGGCATTGAGAGTGGTCTCTCTGAGTGTGCAGAGGTCGACGGTGCGCGCGCCGTCGCCCGACGTGGGCCGACGACATCAGAGTGCGCGCCGTGAAAAGGGAAAAAAAAAGAAGGACAGGGCAATGCCGGGACAAGAGGGCGCCGTGACACAGGGCGACGACAGGCGAACGAAAGAGGCGCGCCAGCCCGGCCACGAGTCGGCAAGGCACACCGCGCCGCCACCGACCAAGTTGGCGTCGAGCCTCGGACGCGCGCGGCGGAGAGCCCCATGGACGCCCGCAAGCACGCACGCGCTGCTGCCGGCGACGTCGCCGTTTTGTCCGCCGCCCGTCGGCCCCTACTATCCGCTGGGCCTGCGCGACATGTCGCGCGTCGCGTTGACTCTTGTGCCGCCGCCGCCATCTCCCGCGGTGCCGCCGACAGACGACACGGCGCCGACGCGCGAGCCCCGAGAGGGCATCGCGATCGCGTCGGCCATGGTCGTACGCGTGGGCACACCTCATGGTGGCACGTTCAGGCGCTCGACGCCGGTGGTGCCCATCGGCACCCGGTACACGCTCACGCGCGACGAGACACGCGAGTGCGCCCGCATCGGCCACGAGCGCAACAGACGCAACCGGGATGAGGGCCGCGCCAGCCGGCGCTACACGGCCCACCGCACCGACGACGACATCTCGGTCCAGGGCGTCATCGGCGAGTTGGCCTTTGCGCGGCTGTTTGACCTGTCGATCGACATCCACGACACGACGTGCCGCAGCGCGCGCACCGAGACCCGGTTCGACGCCGTCATGACGCCCGAGGGGTGGACGGTCGACGTCAAGACCACCGTCGGGCGCGACGCGCCCATGCGCGTGGCGTGCTGGAAACTGCCCAACCCGCCCGACGTCTACGCGCTCCTGGTCTACGTCAACTATGACCCCCTGCGACCGTTGGACGCGCACGTTCGCGCCCTGCCCGTGATCGAGTTTCGCGGGTTCGCCTCGTCGGCCGCCGTCTTTGCGCCCGAGAGTCGCATCGACACTGTGGCGCGCGACGGCCAGCACGGCGTCGTCTATGTCGTCGCGCAGGACAGGCTCGTCGACCGGGCCGGGCTGGCGATCGAGGCCAGCGCGCGCCCCGGCGGCGTGCTACGCCACCGGATCGATGCGTCGCCCCCGCGTGCCACGCCCGAGGCCGGCGATGCATGATACCGAGCACCCGTGGCGCGGCTATAGGGCGACCACCATAAACCGACCTTGTTCCTTCCCCCCCCCCATTTTTTGTCTTTTCCTTTTGTCATTCCTTTTCTAGGCAGATGGCAAAAAAAGAAGAGGAAGAAAGTCTCGGCGCGTCGTGCCCGCCATGGCGACGGGACGAGTCCGCCCGACCTGGAAAAGACAAAAAGGTGCCCGCCGGTGCCGGACCCCCAATCTCGCGTCGCAGACAAGCCAATGCGCAAAAAAGGGACCGGCCATCAGGCGCAAAGAGTTTTGAGAGGCGGCAGCGCAAGGAGGGGAGAAATAATATCTACCGCTACAACAACACAAAAAAGGCCAACGGCAAGAGCAACGAAAAAAGCAGAGAGCGATCTCACCGAAAAAAAAAGAGACAGCCAGTGGCTTGAACCAAAAAAAAATAAAAAAATATGACCAATGGCAAAAAAGGCTTTGGGTCCCAGGCATAAAAATCCGCGAGTGGCCGGCGCCGCGATAGGTTCCGGGCCTCTGCGGTGGTCCCTTGTTTTTTTTTCTTGCATACAGGCGTGCCGTCGGGCGCCACTGCGCACACACCACCCTTTTGCGCGCTCCACTCTTTGCCCCGCCTTTTTTTTTCCCTCTACGCACCGACCGACCGCCTCGACCCGGCATCTTTCTGTGGGCTCGTCTTTTTTCCTCTTTCTTTTTTCGGCTCTTTTTTTGTCGGCGCTCTTTGCCCCCCCCCCCGCACATTGTCTACGGTCGACGCCGCGAGCAAGAAGGGACAAAAAACAAACAGGAAAAAAAAAGAAAACGGCCGACCGGGAGGGGCGCCGACGATTGCGCGAGAGGACCCGACCAGAGCCGCCCATCGGCCCGTAATCTCGACCTCTATCTGCCCGGTGGAATCTCTCTCTTTGCCGGCGCCCTCTTTTTCCGGCTCTCTCTTTTCTCTCGATTGCGTGTGCGGGCGAGCGTCCATTATGGACCATGCGCGATCGGCATCCGCCGGTGATCGTGACGCGTCGCCTTCCCCTAAATCCGAACCCATCGACGAGATCGAGCGCATGCTCTTTGCGCCCTCGGTCGCCGAGGCAGGTCCGACGACGTCTGCCTCGGACGACTATCGCGCCATCTACGCGAACCTCCTGGGAGACGACAGCGGCGATACGGCGTCGCATTCGCCTTGCCAATCGCCGCCCGTGTGTCTGACGCGCCAGCCCGCCGCCGCAGCCGCCGCTGTATTATCGCCAGACGTCGATGGCACGGCCCGTGCGCTTGTGCCGACCACGGCACACACGCCCGCGCCGCACCGTCCGGGCGCGCGCCGGCCCAACCCGACCAAGACGATTTACCGCGATGCGCCCTGGCCGCTCAATGGTCGCATCTACAACCCGGTCCGATTCCGCTCCCGTCACGACCCGTTTGAGCGCGGTACGCGCACCGCGTCGCGCCAGGGCGAGTACCGCGAGTTCTCGGGCCATGCCGACGACGTTGCCAGCACGTGCGACACCTTTCACGTCTACATTATCGACGACGTCGAGCGCAAAAAGGGCGAGGTGCGCGCCTGCCGGCTGTCGCGCAATCTGGTGGAGGACATTGTGTGGGATTTGCCCGAGTGGGTCAACCGCAACGGACGCACGGTGCACGGGGTGCCCCCGACGCCCACCGACGAGTACGAGGTGCGCATCAATCCGTCGCACGCGGGCGCGTCCCTGGCCTCGGTGCCCGCGCACCACCGCACGCGCGTCTTTCTCACGGTGCGCAATCCGCCGCCGCCCGGACCGCTGGTCGCCTTTACCGTGGCGCCGATACCGGCACCCGGCGAGCCTGCCGGCTCGACGACGATCGACCGCGTGCGACGTGCGCTCGACGCCGCCAACACGCCCGACACCGCCGCGGTGGTGACGACGCGCGGCGAGCCGCTCGATTGCCTCGACCCGAAGCGCGACCTTACCAACATTGGGCAGGAGGTGTCGCTGGCCGTGCCCATGCGCCACATGCTGGCCGTGCGCACCGTTCTCGTGGCGCGCGGCTTCCTCGTCAGGGACGACATGTTTCGCGAGCGCGCGCTGCACATTGGACCCATGTCGCCGAAACTGCTGCAAAGCGAGGCCGTCGGGCTCGTCGACCGCTGCCGGGCCAACGGCATCGGCGAGGACGAGATCGTGCTCTCGGCAGAGATGCCCCTGCGCACCTACGTCATCATGCGCCTCGCCGAACTGGGGTCGGAGCGCTACAACGACGCCTACCTGGCCAACCCGCGCTTTCGCAACGAGTTCAAGGACCGCGGACCGGCGCACCTGAGCGGCGCGCAGACGGAGCAGTTGTCCGACGCCTTTTACTGGGTGCATCTGGCGCCCGAGGACCGCCGCGTGCCCAAGTTTGAAGAGGTCATCCGGTTCTATCAACAGCGCGGCGTCGAGGTGCGCCTCAACCGGCCGCATGTCAAGAGCGGCGCCAGCGTCGGGCGCACGAGCGAGAGCGGCGCTCTGCGCTCTTTTAAGCAGCATTCTATGGCCACCCATTCGGTGCTCCAGAGCCGGTACAAGATCCTCGCGCCTTCGGGCCAACCGCAGGCCCTGCGCACGGTCAAACCCCGCACCAAGACAGTGTCTGCCGCCGAGCGCAATCCGGCCGCCGCGCACATTGATCGACTCGCGGCAGCGGTGGCGGCGCACTGTGTGCCCGGACCGTCGACCTTGTCGTCGTCGTCGTCTCCTTTGACATCGCCCTCGCCATCGTCGTTACCAACCGCCCGTCGTCTGGGCAATACTGGGGTCGCGCGGTTCCTCAGGGCCTCTGCTGCATCGTCGACGCGACCGACGGCGCCGACAGCAGACGAGAGCGTGCCGCTGCATGTTGGCTGTCCCAAGCCGGTCGTCGTCGCGCCGCATGTGCTCGACGCTACAGCACGCGCCGATGCCGCCGACGATGCCGACTGCCATGGTCGGACCGCCCCGGACGTCGAGGGTTACGCCGGCAGCGGCGGGGGTGGTGCGCATGGGTCGACATTGACTTGCGCGCTGCCGCCACCGCCGTCGTTGTCTCTGGTGCCCGGCGGTTTGACGACGACGACGACGACGGCGGTCAAGGGCGAAATAGATCGCGACCGTCTCGGAGCCGGCGCGGACGGCCGCAGCCCTAGAGACTATTGCGCAATCAAGGAGGCACGTTCACAGGCCGACGTGGACCAGGATCAGGACCAGCATGTGCAGGGCGCGAGCGACCTCTTGGCGCTGCGCCGCCGCGCGATCGCCTTTCCCGATCCGGTCGTCGTGGGCGCGCCGCCCGAAGGCGTCACCGAGGCCGTGCTCACGTGGGCGTCGGTGCGCGACAAGGTGGCGCAGACAGAGGAGGCCCCCGCGGCGCAGACGAGCAAGCAGGCCCGCGGCGCACGCAAGCGCGAAAAGACGACCAAGAAGCGCGTCAAAAAGTCGAGCGCGCCGGCGCGCGCTGCGGTGCCGGAAAAGCCCCGTACGGGCAAGCGACGCCGCAATGGCTCTGTCACGCAGGCGACGGCGCCCGTGCCGCCGGTGGTGACGCCGCATGTGGTGGACATGGCCACGTTGGTGTCGCTGCTGCCGCGCCAGGGCGAATCGCTCGTCTTGCCCATTGTGCACTTGCGACCACCCGAGGGCGCGTCCATGCTGCCGGGCTTTGGAGCGCCCTATGTGCGCCTTCCGTGCCCGCCGCTCGGACCCTATGGGGGCGGGCCGCAGCGCATGCTGCTCCAGCAGTTGCCCGTGCTGGTGCCGCCCGGCGGCGGTGGCAGCGGCAGCGCTCTGTCCTTTGGCCTGCCGACGGCGGCGCCCCTGGCCATGCCCGTGTCGACGCCGCTGCAGGCCCCATTCCAGCCAGACGGTCGGCTCGCCGTGCCCATTGCCCCGCGACCGACGCCTGCCCATGCCTCGACCGACGCAGGCACCGTCGATCGCCATGTCGGTCCCACCGCCACCGTCTCCACCGAGAGCAATGACCATAGCAATGACCATAATAAGGGCACCGACGACACCAATGCCGCGGGCCGCATGGACAGCGACAAAGAGACGTGTCAACAACGCTGGACGTCGGACGCGCCGTCCCTGGGCGTGCAACGTGATTCCGCCGACTGGCTCAACCTCTTGTCGCTGGCAGACTCGGTTTGCCTTGACTGACCCAGCCCTCCCCTTTTTTCCGCCACCTCTCTCTCTCTGTCACCTCCATTTATAATACACGCCTAGACTGCACCGGCGCGATCCTCGCCTTTTTTCGTTGTTATTGTTGCTGTATTCTTTCGCAAGTGTGCGCTCTGCCGGGGCTCATGCACAGTCCTGTTGCGGCTGCGGACACACAAAGAAAAGGGGTTTGTCCATTGCGTGATTTGTACTGTTTTTCCCTGTACGCCCCGTCTCGGCGGTGCAGGCGCGATCGCCAAGAATAGGGGAAAAAGGGGAAAACCCGAGAGGACAGAGGCTGCGCAAAAAAAAAGAGGGGCGGGCGCGCGAGCAAGAGGCGACACAGACGGCGTCTAGGGCGAGTCGGTGTCGGTCGAGGCGCTGTCGTCATCGTCGTCGGCACGCGCGACCGCGTTGGGCTGTGGGCCGTCGCGCAGAATGGGCGCCGGAACGGTGGCGCCGTGCGCGTGGCGGCGGTCAGGTCCGCCTGCGCCTTCCGGTGCGCTGCGATCGTCTCCATCGGCGGCCTCTCCATGGGATGGTCCGGCGTCGCGGGCACGGCCGCTAGCGCGGATGCCGTTCTTCTCATCGATGTCCGTGTCGACACCGTCGCTGCTGCCGTCGTCGTCGTCACCATCATCATCATCATCGTCGTCAAACGGCTCGGCGTCAAAGCACGGCGGCACGTTGGTAAAGTCGGCGAGAAAGGCCACCTGCGCGTCGAGGTCGTAGGCTTTGATCCAGTAGGGCCGCATGGTGGCGTCGGCTTCGTCCACCAGCGTGGTGCGCATCCACACGCACCGGGCGCCGGCGTCGTCGGGCGCGTGCACCATCGGGTAGCGCACGCACAGCCAGGCGCCCTCGCCCAGGCGCACGGCCAATGCCGACTCCGACGCGGCGTCGGCCTCTGAGGGCGTGTCGCGCGCATGACGCGGCTGGTGGTGCTGGTGCCCGACGAGGCGCACGCGCATGCGCGCGATGCCTTCGGCGGCGGGCGCAATGCGCGCCCAGCACCAGTTGGTGGCCTCGCGCGAGCCGTCGATGGCACGCCACAGGCTCTCCACGTGGTCGGCCACGACGCGCTGGCTTTCGAGCGTGCGGCGCGCCTCGTCGGACACGCGCTTTTCGAGACGCGCCAGGCGCGCCGTCAGGCCGTCGACGGCTGCCTGCATGCCCACGATGGCGGCGTTGACCGACGCCGCGAGTGCAGCGATCTCGACGCGCACCGTCGCAAGAGGATGCTGCTGTTGTTGCTGCTGCTGCTGTTGTGGATATTGTGGGTGCTGTTGCTGTGGATTTGGCGGTTGTTGTTGCTGTTGCGGGATCGGTGCCGAGAGATGGGTCGGCGGCGCCGCATGTGGATCGATCGACTGACGGGGCGCCGGCGACGTGAGGGAACCTAGGGCCGACGCAAGCGATGACAGCGCGGCCCGTCCGTGCGCGGGCATGCGCGGCGTCGCTCGCGCGTGTTCGGCCATCCGTCCCCCGTACTATGGGCGGACCCTGGTGGTTTCCCCTTCTCGGGCTACTCTTGTGACCGCGCGCGCAACGGTTCTGGCGGCAGACGGCACGGCCCGTGGGGCTGCCGAAAAAAGGCTTGAAGAGGGAAAAAAAAGGTCCGCGTGCCGAGGCGCTCGCGGGCGTCGGGGCACTGTGAAAAAAAAAATAGGACAGCAAAAAAAGGGGGTCTCGCGTGCACAACGGGCCGCTTCGAAATAAAAAACGCGCAAGACCGAAATGAAAAAACAAGAGAGCGCGCGCGGTGCCCTCTGCCGTTTTTTCTTTTTTTTTTCTCTCCTTTGGTGTCCGTGTCGTGGCGCGCACCGGGCCGCCTCTCTTTGGTCCCTTCTTTTTTCTTTCTCTCTCGTGCGCGGTCGGGCACTTTTCCTCTCTTTGGGGGCCGGTTCGCCAGAGGGAGCAAAGGACAAAGACGGGGGCCGGCGTCGTCCATTTTCGCGCGTGCCGGGCATGGGTACGCCGGCGGCGGCCGCCAGGCCACGCCAAGTCGGTCGCGGGCGCGATTGGCGCACGCCCACCGAGAAAAAAGAAAAGACGCGCCTCGATGGCGAGCGACACGGGGACCCAAGCGGGCGCCAGTGCCATGTGCGACGGCGGCGACGGCGAGCCTCTCCAAGGCCCTCGTGCGGGGCCGACGGCGACGGCGGGCGCCAGCGTGCTGTGCTACGCCGTGGCGCCGCACACGGGCGAACTGTTTTTCCTCCTCGGCAAAGAGTCGGGCGGCGCGGCCGACGCGCGCCTCGATTACGACAGCGCGTGCCTGGCGGCGCCCTGCCCTGCGACGACGCCGTCGGGCGGTCGCGGCGTCGACGACGCCTCGTCGCCCGCGAAATCGGGTCCGCGCGGCGAGGCAGACGCGTGCAAACACACGGCCGGCGACGCGCGCTCCGCCGACGGTGCGGGGTGCGCGCGTGCCGACGCCATCGCGGACGACGGTCTGGACAATACCGATCCGTGCGTCGCTGGCGATCGCGGCGACGACCATGACCCGGCGAGCCCGTCGGCCGACGCGGCCGGAGGCGTGCGGCGCACAAGGCGCACCCACAGGTGGTGCGACTTTGGCGGGCGGATCGAACCCGGCGAGACCCAGGAGGAGGCGGCGGCGCGCGAGTTTTTCGAGGAGACTCTGGGCCTCGTGTGCACCGACTCGTGCAGCCGGTCCGACCACCGTGCCGCGGCCATGGGCAGCGTCGACGTGGGCGCCCGCCCGGGCGCTCACGGCGACGCCGACCGCCGCGCGCTCGCCGCCGACCTCGCCGCCGGACGCTACACGTTGCGCGTGCGCACCTGCCTCAACCATGGCGCCGAGGCGGCGGTGCCGCGGCGCTACCACGTCACCTTTGTCAAGCGCATCCCGTGGACGCCCAGCGTCGTGCTCCAGTTTGCGCGCCTCCGGTGCGAGTTGGCCGCCATCGCGCGCGATGCCCGTCGGCGCGACCGTCACCGTGCCGACGACGGCTCTGCAGTCGCCAACGGCGGCAACAACGCGGCGACCACGCCCGGCGCGCGCTCCCAAAGTGCCTGTGACGGCGACGACAGGTACGGCCCCGACGGCGACCGCGACAACAACAACAACAACAACAACAACAACAACAAAGAGGAGAAGCGACGGGAGTGCGAGCAACATGAGGGCCGGGATCTCTACACTGGTGACGAGCCGGCGGCGCGCGCGGCCTTTGACGCCGAGGGGCGTGTGCGCGACGAATGCATCGAAAAGGACTATCTCCAGTTTTGGAGCGTGAGGCGCCTGCGGCAGGCCCTGGACAATGGCGGCTGCTTCCGGCGCGAGCACCTGCGGCCGCTCTTTATGCCGACCATCGCCGTCGTGCTTGACGTCATGGCACCGCGGCGCGATCGACACGCGGGGTCGTCGCCGGTGCCACCGACGCTGCCCGCGGACGGCACCGGCACCGCCTGGCGGCCGGCCACACGGGTCACCGTCGATCGCGCGGCCGGCGCCGGCGTCTACATCGTGCACTGCAAGACCTCGAACCGTCGCCATTCGCGACACCATCTCTATGCGCGCGAGCATGGTAGAGGTGGCGGCGACACAGCGCCCAACAACAACAATGACCCGGACGGCGTCGAGCGCTGGCGCCACGGGCACGACCGCGACCGCACGCGAGACGACGGAGCGGCGACGGACGAATCGTCGCTTTCGGACGAATCATCGCTTTCGGACGAGTGCGAATGCGCGCTCGTTGACGAGCCACGCTCGCCCGACCTGGCGCCTGCGTGACGCGCATGAAATCCGCTTGTGGAGCGCCCTATGTGCGTTCTCGTCCATCTGTTGTTGGCGCCCGTAAAGGCGCATGGGGCGTGGCGATTGCGTCTCCCTTTTTTTTGGGTTCACAAAAGAAGCGACAACAACGACAAAAAGAAACAGGGAAAACCGCCGATGGCGCCCCATAATAAACATGCAAAAGTACGACATGTGAAATGGGAAAAAAGGCCATCTATCTTTTTTCTTTGTTCTTTTTTTCTTTTGTGTGGCGCGTGAAAAAGGATCCTTATTTTTTGAAAAAGAAAAGAGACGGTGCATTTTCGAAAAAAAAAAAAGAAAACATGTCTACGCGAGGGCCACCGCGGGGGCGCGTCGGGGACCGAGCAGCCCGTAGACGGCCCAAAAGGCGAGAGCGCCGGCCAGAAGAGCGATGACCACGCACGCCATCAACTCGGCGCCCAGGCCGGCGATGTCGTCGCGGAGGGCCACGACGCGTGTCTCGCGGTCCTCGTAGCAGGCGACCGTCGCGCCGATCGGGTACAGGGCGAGGTAGGGCGCGACGGTCGCGGCCTCCATCCATGACTGGTCCCAGAGGAGGCGCGGCCGCGCCACGGCGTCGGCCTCTGACCCGTCGCCGCGGGCGAGGCGCACGCCGACGCCGGGTATCTCCCAGAGGGTGTTGGCGCGGCCCCACCACGACGCCAGCACCGTATGGTTGGCCACGGCGCACGGCCAGTGTTTGACGCGGTCGACGAGGGCGTACTGCGGCGCGAGCCGGTCGCCAAACCAGGGTCCAAAGACGAGGGCGGCGACGGCCAGCGCCGCCACCGCGGCCCACGCCGTCGCCCAGCAGCGCGTGAGACGCGGGATGCACATGCGTTCGGGCGTCGCGCAGCGCCGCACGTCGGCCATCTCGACGTCGTGGTCGCGGTCAGAGGCAGAGGACGGCGCGGCGTCGCCCTCGTCGTGGTCATAATCGCCCATCGGGCGGTCCCACGGCGTGGCCCCGTGGTCGGCCAGTTGCGTCATTTCAATGTCGCGCGCCGCGTGTGCCGATCGGTGCGCCATCCGTCTCTCCCTCTTTGTCTCTTTCTTTTTTGTCACTTTCTTTTTGGGCCTTGTGTTTTCGCGACGCCTTTCTTGTGCGCGTGTGGGACCTCTTTTTTTTCCGTCTCCTAAAGTCACTTGTTCTTTCACGATTCGCGAGCCCTTGGGGATGCGCGCCGCGCGAACCGACGTTCGCCTTTTTTCCTTGGCCATCGAAGAAAAAAATGTGTGGCTGGCGGCACGCGTCATGTTGTGCCAATAGCCCGCGGCCCATCGGCCAGCCGGCTGGCCAAAGATTTTGGACCGACCGAACCGCCTCCTCGCGCCACCAAACCCGCGTCTGCCGCTTTATGAATTTTGCTCCATCTCTTCCCCAAAAATGTGCTCAATGCAGACGAACGATTGCCAATGCGAACCCGGCTGCGTCTTGGATCATGTTGCACAGATACCGCGCGATTTTATTGACAATTCAGGGGACTATAGACGATCGTGTTGGCCGCGGCCAAGCCGGCCCATCCGAAAATTGGCCGCCGCCAAGGGCCGTTAACCGGCATCAGGCACACGACAAAGACCCAAGAGACGGGCGAGACAAAACGCCCCGTGTTCTGGCGCGCTGGTCGTGCTCTTCTTTTGCGCATTGGCTGCAAGGAAAAAAAGTAAAAAAAAAAGATTACCCTGAAACAAAAAAGAGAAGGGAGACGGCCGAAAGCGCCTGTGGGTGATGGGGCACCGGCGGCGATGGGCGCCCGTCGTCGGCGCACGCGCGACAATCCGCCATCGACAGGGCAAAACGGACCGCGCCGGCCGAGGACGATAGAGCAAGAGGCAAGAAAAAGAAAGAGAAAAAGGAGAGGGACGCCATGCAAGACGCGACAGGGACAACGACGACAACAGGGACAACGGCGGCCAAGCCTGCCCAAGGACCCGACGACGACCGCGCCCCGCCCAAGGTCTTTGCCTACGAGTGCCGGGTCGACGCGGGCTCGCCGGACCGCACGCTCCGACAGGCACCCGCGCTGGGCGTGGCGGCGCCGCGCACCGTGTTTGACGGCGAGTGCTACCTGTGCGTCAGCGAGGGCCACTCGCAAAACTACTGCCCGCTGAGTCGGTGCCACACGTGCCATCGGTACGGCCACACGGAGCGGGCCTGCTGCTTTGCCGCACGGCCCTGGGGCTTTCACACGACCACAGCGGCGGCGGCGACAGTCGTCACCAACACGGCCAAGATACAGCGCCGGGTCTATGATCGACGCAGCGTGTTTGGCTCGGGCTGGCACGGCGCCGTGCCGGCGAGGACCGGCGTCGTTGGGTGGCGCTGACCGCGCGCCATTGTATTGTCTGCATCTGACCCTGGCCCAGTGCGACTGGCGCTGCCCATGGGTGGTTGACGGGTGGCCGGCCGCACACCTTGGTTGTCTGGCTCGGCCCAGTTACTGATTCGGGTTGGCGTCAGGCGGCGGTTGCGCCTGGGCCGACACCGACCGCGATCATCCAACAACAACAACAAAAAAGAAAATGATTGCGAATAAAAATGCGTATAATGCAAACATGACGGTATCGTGGGCGCAAAAACGGACGGCCCCGGCTACAGATGCAAGTCTCTTGTTTTTTTTTGAACATTTGTGTACAATGTTTCTCCATTTGTTCGCACTCGCCGTCTCCATCGCCAACAACCGGCAGCCGTCTCTGGCCGGTTGACCTGGCAGCGCCGACCTCGGGCTGTGCCTTTTTTTTTGCTCAGTCACTGGGCAAACTGCTTTGTGATAGACAAGATGGGGGGGGGACGCCCAAGAGTTGGCCGGTCTGAGCGATCGAGTGGGTGAGCGCGAAAACCACAGCGAGACGCAAAACGATCGTGCGCGACGTGGCTGTGTAGAGCGTGTACCGTGTCCTCGCCACCGCCAAATGTCAAAGCAGGGCAGGGAGCGGGGGCGTGGCATGATGCCCACCAGACGGGTTTGGCTATTGCGCGCGCTCTACGCAAACCATGCACTGCAGCAACGATGAGAGCGGTGGCGCAGGGTGCCTCGCCAACTTTGACAAGGATCAGATCATTGAGCGTGCATCTGCACACATGTCGCAACCGTGCACGGCAGATGCACGCCACTTTTTCGTGGCAGAGATCCACGGCTGCTATCGGCCGGCCTGGCGCACCTTTGCCATGGCTGCCGCCATGACCACTGCCGCCTGCTGTGGCCTTGTCGGTGAGCGCATACCCAACGGGACACGCATTCTGTCGGCCGTTGCCTTTCACGGTCCTCCTGCACTGCAGGCCGACGGGGCCAAACGCCTCCCGACTCTTGGCGCACACTTGCCGTTGGCCTTTGATCGCATTGTCGTCGTCTTGTCACGGCCCGACCGGCCACGCAGGCTCGACTGGGTTGCCGCGTCGCTCGCCAGTAGGCCGGGAGTCATCCATGACCGCGACAACGATAGTGGGCGCGATGGCGGCGATGACGGCGGACACGATAAAAGTGGTGTCGACCGTCCTGCGCGCAGACGCATCAGGCGTGCCCTGTACGGCGCCATGCTGCAACAGGCGGCTCGGATCACCGGCGAATGCCTGCGCACGGCCGTGGCCACGCTCATTGCCGACAGTGATTTTCAAAGGCACAACATTGTCCGGCGCGGCCCTTCCATGCTCGGTGTCGGGTGGCAGTACGATATGTGCACCCCGACACTCGTTAAGAGTGTGATGCCCTGCGACGATGGCATCTTGAAGCGCGAATGCCATCACACGACCAGTGCATCGTGCGCCACATGCGACGCTGTGTGGGCCAACAGCGAAGACCTATGGCCGTGTGTGCACGGCGCAACGCGTCGGGTGGCGCTCCGCCATGCCGTGCGCCGGGCTGTTGCCCATGGCGTCGCCGTCACCGCGCCCGTCAAGGCAATCCCAAAGGCACCATTGACCCCGCGGCGTCCTGTTGTGCCAGCGACGACGACGACAACCACAACGACAACAACAACAATGGCACCCGCTGTGGTGGCATTGGCAAAAGACGCGCATGTGGGAGCGCCGCCCGATCGCACAGGTCCACGATGCGGTCGCGCGCTTTGCCCATCACGCGCAGGCCGCGTCAATGCCTCGATGTGCGCTTCGGTTCGCGTGCGCTGCACGGCCGGCTGCCGCGTAGTCTTTCACCGCGCCTGCTGGCGCGCCGTGGCCGATCAGACGCTGGCGCGCGGCGACGAATCGCCCTGTGTGACCCCCGACTGCTGGGGCCTCATGGCCAGCGTCGTATCCCTGGCATCTCGCCGGTCGGGCGGCGCAACAGGACGCGACGCCCGCACCAAACATGTCGAATGGCAGACGAACACGTCGCGCGGTCTCGACGAGCAAGTCTGGCAGCGATCGTCCGATCCAACACCCACGACCACATGTCGGGATCGCCTCGACGGCGACTGCATCGAGCGCAAACCGCATGCACCCTTGACGGACACGGTCAACGTCGAGATCGACACTGAGGATGTTGCAACGTGTGCTATCGACACTGCCGACGCCGATGACCATGCTGTCGCCGTCGGCGATGCGCACGAGCCAGCAGAGACGACCGTGCTGCTCAACGTCGCCGCGCGCACCTACCGCAAGGACCGACAGCAGGCCGAGCCGGTGCTGTGCGCGAAAAAGGCCAAGCGCACGAGGGCGCGAACGCAAAAGAGACAGCGCGTGCGTGCCCGACAAAAGGTCGGCCTGGACGACATGCCCGCTCCGGTACCGTGGCGCGGCGACGACGACCGGTGGCCGTCGTTTTTCGTCGACGACGCTGCCGCCCCGGCCCCGACGAGGGCTCGATCCGACGCCGAGCGTGCCGTGCGCCCGCCGACCGTGTGGCGCTTTGGCGCGTGGCATCCGCCCGCGCCTCATCCCTCTTGATGGCCTCTCTGTCGCCGTTGCCATGACAGTCACTGGGCGCGCCTCCCTTTTTTTTTAAAAAAGAAATCTCACACGGTCGGCGGTCTTGGGTGCTCTTGGGGCTCATGAGGCGCAACTTGGCGGCTGACTGGCCCAACCGACAACGGGCCGCGGCCGACTCTACCCCCGGCAGGAATCGGACCCGTCGACACCGGTTTGTGGAATCGTAAAATAAATTTTGCACAAAATGTACTTTTTTTGAAAATACAAACCCGAATGCGATTTTTTATAATCCCCTATGTGCGGTCTGCCCACGATCCCTAAAGACGGTGCCGACGGGTTCGGTTCCCGTCAGAGGTTGAGTTGCGGCTCATCGGCATGGCGCTGGGGCCGTCCCTCTTTCTTGTGCTTGCCCACAAAGCCCGGTCGCAAATAATTTTTTTTTCGAGAAAGAAAAAAAAAAGAAAAGGTCAACGACAGGCGCGCGGGGGTTTTTCTTTTTTCCGTTGCACACGCGCCGGCGGCGCAGCACGCGAGCCGGCGACGAGAAACCAAAAAAAGAGGACCCGCGCCCCGAATGCCAGGTTGTGCGATGCGTGAGATTGCCCGCGCGGGCATTTTGGTTGCAGGGAGAAAAAAAGAGGCTCTGGCGGCGCCATGCAAGAAGAAAAGAAAAAAGGCGGTGAACGGACGATGTGAGAAAATAAATATGTATAAAAAATATATTTTTTATTTTTGTTTCTCAGAGGAACAAAAAAGAACAAAAGAGTTTAGAGGGCGTCGTTGACCATTGATGTCGACGGTCCGCTGTTGCCGCCGCCGCCGCGCCTCTGGCCCCTCGTCGCCGTAAAGGAGCGCGCCGATGGCGGCGCGCCCCTCCCGCGACCAAAGGAGCCGCCGGCGGCCGATGCCGTCGCCGACCAGGAACCAGATGAAGATGACGAAGACGAAGACGATCCTGCTCCGCCGCGGCCACCGCGCCCTCGCCCGCCTCGGCCGCCTCTGCCGCCGCGACCGCCGCCACCCGACATCAGGGAGGGCTTGGGGAGGTCGGCGAGCGGCGGCCCGACGGGCGGCACCGACCGCGCGGCGCGAAAGCCGTTGCGGTAAAAGTGGAGCACCTTGGGGTGGGCGCGCACGGCGCGCGGGTCAAAGTCGTCGAGCGAGAGGCCGTCGAGCGAGCGGATGCGCGACAGCGCCACGTAGGCCTGGCCGCAGTCAAAGATGCCGCTCATCGAGATGACGGCCCGGTCCAGCGACATGCCCTGGCACTTGTGGATGGTCATGGCCCAGGCCAGCAGCAGGGGCACCTGCCAGTAGTTGACGGTGCCCACGCCGGGCTCGACGACGGACCACTTGTGCGGCGCGATGCGGGTCTCGATGCCGCAGGCAAAGGCCACCACGGGGTAGCGCCCGCCGTCGTCGCCCGGCTGCGGTTCGAGCGGCAGCATCGGTGCCACCGGCCTCTGTCGGACACTGCCGTCTACGCCATCGTCGCCGTCTTCAGGTTCGGCGTCCAAGGCGGCAGCAGCGGCAACGGCGGCGGCGCGCTCCTGTTCCTCGGCCGCCGTGGCAAAGCGGCGCACGACGCCGCGCGCGCCATTGACCAGGCCGCGCTCGACATCGAGATTGGCCAGGAGGACCACCTGAGCGCCCACCTTGAGGTGGACATAGGGCGCGGCGGGCGCATTCTTCTCCAGGGCCGCGCGGTGGGCGCTGAGCGTGGCCTCGATCTTGGGCGTCATCTTGACGCCCTCGTCGAGGCGCCACGGGCACTTGGAGGCAAAGGTCTCGGACTCGCCGCCGAGGCCCTCCAGGCGCGCGGCGTTGATGGCGGCCACCTGGGCGACGAGCGGGCACAGGCGCGTGGGCTCCACGCCGTCGCGCGCGTCCAGGACGGCGCCGACGCGCGCCGCAAACAGGGCCTCGTCCTCGGGCGTCTGCTCGGCAAAGCGCATGCGGTTGAGCGCGCCCACGAGCGTGTCGTCCCTCTGGCGAAAGACCGTGCGCAGGTCGACCACGTGGAGGGCGAGCGCGCGGTCGGACCACAGCGGCAGTTCAAAGCAAAACTGCGGGCGCTCGGCGCCGCCGGGCGCCGGCGTGCGGTCGACGATGGCCGGCAGTTGGGCAAAGTCGCCCACGAGCACCACCTGGATGCCGCCAAAGGCGCGGTCCATGCGCCCGCGCATCCACCGCGCCAGTTGGTCGCACTTGTGAAAGAACTCGGCGTCGACCATCGAGATCTCGTCGACGACGAGCACGTCCATGGCGCGCCACCGGGCCACCACCTTGGGCCGCGTGGCGAGGGCCGCCTGCAGCGCGGGCAGCGGCTCGGCGCCGAGGCCGCAGCCGAGCACGCGGTGGAGCGTGGTGCCGCCCACGTTGACGGCCGCCATGCCCGTGCTGCCGGTCACCTGGACCGCCTTGCCCTGCGCGCGCTTGGCGGCGATGATGTAGCGCAGGAGGAAGGACTTGCCGGCGCCGCCGCTGCCCGACAGCAGCAGGTTGTGGCCGGCCTCGGCCAGGCGGGCCGCCTGCGCCTGCGCCGGCGACCAGCGCACGTCGCGAAAGGTCTCGATGCTGTCGTCGCCGTCTGGCATTGTTGGCGTGCGGGTAGGCCCCTTCTCTTTTTCTCTTTTTTTCTCTCTCTCTCTCTCTCTCTCTCCTTAGTCGCCCTCTTTCAAACCTTCTTTTTTTGGAGCAGAGGCTTGAACGGCGGGTCCGAGTCTTGTGGGTCGCGGGGCGGTGTGGTGCGGTTGTCGGTTGGAGCGGTCGGGTGCGCAGTGATGGGCGACAACAACAGAGCGCACGATGTTTCGATACGCGCACGCCTCGACGACAAGAGACAGGGGGAAAGAAAAGAAAACGCAAGACCTCGGTCCCGCTCATATAGGCCCGACGCGGTGCTCTCGCCTCTTTCCTGGCCGCGCTCGCGCGTTGCGACCTGCGCCGCGCCTGCCAAGGGCTCGCCTTGTGCTTTCCCCGCTTTGCCGGTGCTGTCTCTCTTTTTTTCTTTTCAATCATGAAAAAAATAACAGGTTCTTATTGGTTGCATGGCACGGGAATAACGCAGAGGAAAGGGACGTGCGCTTTTTTTTTGTCCAGCGCACCCACGGCAGCCGGCGAGGGCTTGACTCGCCAACGGGGGTTCACTTTGGTGAGGTTAAAACCAGGTAAAAAGAGAGAGAGAGACCATTCGGTCGCTTTAGGGACCGCCTCTTTTCTCATTTGTTTTGTCTCTGTACTTTATTGCGGTAGAACTCGTCGCGATTGCGATATGCAGTATAATGCAATGGCGCCGTCTGTAGGGTCGGTATCATTGCGCCAAAGGCCTGGGCGCTTGAGATGGCCATCTGTGAGGAGCGTCTCCAGGCGGACGAATCTGCCGATTGACCGTCCCGCGGCGGCGGCACAGGCGAACCGCACCCCGGACATGAGCGTCCATAGGCAAAGCCCACCGGATTCATGTCGTTGCCGACCATGAGTCCGATGGGGCGCGCGGACAAGGGCCAACGGCGGAGCGGAAAGGAGACAAAGGTGCCATTGCACCAATGCACTTTTTTGTGTGTGCTCGCGCGCCCGTGTCGCTGTTGCGGTGCCGCCTGGCGCCGGCGCACAGGATTACCCCCCCCCCCTCCCCTCCCCACTCTTTGAATCATCTCCCTTTTTTTGTGGGGCCGTACTTTCCCTCGTCGCCCAACACTTGATGTCGTTGTCGTCGTTGTCGATTGGGCTCGCGCTTTTTTTGTCTAGAGGCTCCCGACGGCGACGCGCGCCCGTGTTGGTGCGCTTTGAGAGAAAAGAGCGCCCAAAATGGACCCGCGCTCTAGCAGGCGACGCCGCCAACAACGGGGAGTCCTGGTGGACCAGGTAAAAAACCGGGGTTGATATAAAAACGACGCCATGCGGGACCGTATATTTAAAAAAAAAAAGAAAGAGACGCAAGGCGGCGCGCTCGCTTTGCTTTTTTCACGCCGCCCATTTTTTGTGAGCACGGCCAGTGCTTGCGGGTATTAACCGGTCATACTCGACTAACCGGCTACTTTGTTTTCGACTAATGGTCGGTTAACCGTGACTTTAGTCGGTGCCGGCGGGAATCGAACCGCTCGTCAATAAACGGAATAAAATCGGTGCGGAAGCGGAAATAGTCGGATAAAACCAGCCATTCCGACCCGAACCCGAACACGAGTGCGAATGCGAATTGGTCGCACTTGCGCTCGCATTCGGGTCCGCGCTCGCTCCTGAGTCGGAATGCACAAATCGAGTTCGATTCGCGCACGTCTCCAAGTCGTTGTCGGGATTTTTCTTCCTTTTATTCCTCTTTGTTCGGTTGGCATGAATTCCGTACATTCCGACTAAACCGCGGCTAACCGGTCGACTACGGGCCTTAGCCGACCACTGGCCGACTAACCATAAGCAAGCATTGAGCACGGCGCATTTTCTTGTATGATCCGCGCCCTTTTTTCAATGGTCGGTTCGGCTCTCGGAAAAGAGACCAATCGCGAAGCAGGACATTTGGCTGGAGCGACACAATCGTCCCCCCCCCCGCTGTTGATCTCGCTACGCTTGCCTGTTCTCGCACGGCGCCCTTCACACCAACGGTGGCAAAAAAAGGGAGCGATGAAAAGGCCTCGCGAACAACGACGGGCATCTCTCGGTCACCTCACGCCGTCCAACCGCAAGCACGATGATGGCGGCAGCCAAGGCGACGACGCCAACAACGACGACGACGACGACTGCAATGGCCGCAAGCGCAGGGCGGCGCAAAAGGCGCTGGAGGACGGTGGGCCGACCGACCTCGGGTTTGCCTTTGACCTCTTGCCCAGCGAACTCGTGATCGAGATACTCGCGGCCACCGCCAACGACGTCGCCAGCGTTGCCAACTTGTCGCGCACCTCATGGCGCTATAGGCGTCTCGCCGACGATCCCGTGTTGTGGAGGCGCCTGTACGAAGTGCGCTTTGGCCCGCCGCTCCACGCCGACTTTGCCCAGCGCGGCAAGGACTGGCGATGGCTCTACCGCGCGCGCGCCTGCGACGGCCGTGTCGCCGGAACCCCCATCGGCGAAATTCCATTTACCATCGACGACGCGCCCGCGATCTACCGGGGCGACCTCGTCGATGGAGTGCCGCACGGCTACGGGCTCCTCCTGGCGGCCTCGGTCGCGCCGGCGCAGACGGTCGTGGTGGCCGTCCGCTACGAGGGCCACTTTTCCCAGGGAAAATACGACGGCTACGGCGTCTGCGCGTGGGACGACGGCTCTGCGTATCAAGGCCACTTTACGGGCGGCAAGAGGCACGGCTGCGGCACCTACAAGTGGTCCACCGGCGACCAGTACGAGGGCACCTACGTCGACGGTATCATGCACGGCCGCTGCGTCGCCACGCATGCCGATGGCGGGCGGTACGAGGGCGCCGTGGCCGACGGCGAGCCCCACGGCTACGGCGTCCGCACATGGCCCGACGGTGAGCGATACGAGGGCGCCTACGTGAACGGCAAGCAGCACGGCCATGGCGTCTACCAGTGGCCCGACGGTCGCCGATACGAGGGGGGATTTGTGGACGTCGAGATGCACGGCCACGGCGTCGACACGTGGCCCGACGGCGAGCGATATGAGGGGGGCTATGCAAACGATAAGAGGCATGGCTACGGCGCCCAAATGTGGGCCGACGGCCAGCGGTACGAGGGCGACTACTCGGGTGGCAAGGAGCACGGCTACGGCGTCTACACGTGGCCCGATGGCGACCGGTACAAGGGCAACTTTGTGGACGGCAACAAACACGGCTTTGGCGTCTACACGCGTTCCGACGGCACGCGGTGCGAGGGCACTTATGTAGACGACCAGCCACATGGCCACGGGACTATTTACCATCCCGACGGATCGCGCGTGAGCGGCTTCTGGGCTGCTGGCGTGTGCGTCGGCGACATGACGGTGGTGGCGCACGCCGATCCAAGCAACCCTGCGCGCCAGTGCCAGGCGTGCGCCTTTCTGCTCCGGCACGCCGGCGCTCGCCGGTCGGCTGACGGACCAGGGCCGATCCGACTCACGGCAGAGACCCATCCCAGTGGACCGTGTCCTTTTTCTTCTTTCGCACCCTAAACAAGTTGTGCCGGCACACAAAAAAATGCTGTACGCGCATTCTGGCGTCCTTTATGGCCCGCTCGGGCGGCAGGGTTTGGCGCGCGACCATGGTATGCTCTGTGGACGCGACCAAGACGAGGCACACCGATAAAAGGCCAAAGCAAGGGCACGCAGCCAAGGACATTGAGTTTTTTTCCGATGGGCGCGCAGTTGCAATGCATAGTAAAAAAAAAAAAGAGACTGCCCACCGACAGGCGGATACAGGACGCCATCGCCTTTTTCGTTGGGCTTTTTTTTCTTTTTTTTTTTTTGGAATTCGCTTTTTCGTCGTGGAGCGCCCGCCCCGGTCTCCAAGGCCCGCCTTGGACATTGCGCGTGTGTGTGGTGTGTTTTGAATTTTTTTTTTCGCATACGCGACGTCACAGGAAAAGGGGCACAAAAAAGGCGCATGCGACGTCAGGGGAGCACAAAAAATGCCCGCGCGGCCGACATCGCGACAACGGTGCGCTCGCGGCCCGAGCACGCTACGGCAGCGGCCTCCCACGCACACACGAGGCCACGCGCAGCGACCCGCGCAAAGGAGTCAAGAGGCCGCACCACCAGACCATGCCGAGGGCCATTTCGAAAGGCCACAGACACCACGATCCAGCCGGACGGTGGCGAATACGCGGCCAGGAGACGAAAGCCCGCGCCACCGAGAGGAAACTCGGTTGGCGCGCGCGCGGCACCTCCCTTTGCCGCGAAATTGAAAAAAGAAAAAGAGACAGAAATAGATAAGAAAAAAAAGAGAAATAAGGGCTCTCTGGTTTCCTTCTCGGCGCACCCAAAAGCACACGAGAGGGAAAAAAAGGAACCCATAAAACCGCCTAAAAAAAGAGGGGAAAATGGACGCGAGTGGACGGGCTGTGGCGCCGCCTTTCGGGCCGCGCACGGCAACGGCGCGCACGGGCACCGCCGCTAGGCCGACGGCGGTGCCCCGCACGGCATCGGTCATGGCGCCGGCGATGGCAGCGCGACCACAGGCATCGGCGCCGACCGACCCCTTGGAGGCGGCCTACCGCTTCCTGGCGGCCAACGGCGCGCTGGCGGTCGCCGAGGTGCGCGACACGCCGTGGCCGGACGCGCTCAAGCCCGTGGCCAAGGACGTCGAGGTCGGACCGCGCGGCGGCGGCTTCTACTACAAGACCCACCCCGACGGGCGCAAGACCAAGGTCTACCTCAAGAAGAAGCAGCGCCAGGACTGCAAGGAGGGCGTGCTCCTCGGGGCCGGCACCACGTGCCCGGCGGCAAAGATCACGGGCTACCGCGAGCGCGGCACCACGCGCGCCGAAGAGGCCGCCGCGACCGCCATCGCCCTCATGGGCACGCGGCAGCAGCCGCAGCAACAGCAGCAGCGCCAATCGGGGCGCACCTCCTCGTAGATCCCTCTTTCTTCTCGTTGCCTTGCGCCGTCGGCTTTGCCAGCGTCACGCAAAAGAGAGCCCCGTCGGTTCCCGTTGTGGCCCCTTTTTTCGTCCGTTTCTTTTTCTTTTTGGGAAATAAAAAAAAGAAGGGCTCTTTTTCTTGTCGACATGCGCACATTGGCGCGGGGTCCAATGGCGGGGCACGCGGGACGGCGGCCAGTCGGCGACGCCGAGCGGCTGGCCGAGTGCGTCCGTAGCGCCTTGGGTCAAGTAGAGCGAGCAAGCCCACCGCTGCCTCGCCGTTGCACCCGCGGTCGCCCATCCACACATCGCTCCAAGCCGTTTTCTTTCGGGTTTCTCCTTTTTTTACCCTCTATATTTCTTTTTCTTTTTTTTTTCGACGTTGCGCCCTTTTTCGCAGCGCATCGTCGACGCGTCAATCTCTTGCGCCACCGTGCGCGCGTGCACGTCGCTTTCGAGAGACGCCTCCCAATGGAACAACCACGGTCGGAACCACAACCGACGGCGCCGTCGATCCTCGGCAAGCGCCGAGAGGCGCCCGCGGCATCCACAGCGCCCGCCGCCGCTGCCACCACACGACGACGGGCGCGGCGACGGCCTGCCGCCGCCCTGACCGCCACCGCCGGCCAAGAGGAACAACAACCGCAACTGACCGAAGCCGAGGCCGAGGCCGAAGCGATGGAGGAAGAGGAAGAGCGCCTGGCGGCCTTGGACCGCGCCCTGGCGGCGATCCCCGCCGAGGTGCGCCAGGCGCTGCCGATCGAGGACACGCGCGTGCTCCTCGAGAGCCAGGTGGGGCTGCGCCTGGCCGAGGCCACGGCCGAGATCGAGCGCCTGCGGGGCGATTTTGCGCGCGCCGACGCCGAGCGCGACCGCCTGCTGGACCGGGTGGACAGTCTCGAGCGCGAACTGGCCGACGTCCAGTTTGCCACCATCGAGGAAGATCCGCGCTACTGGGCGCGCCGCGAGGCCCTCGCCCTCATCGAGCAGCAGATACCCGAGCGGCGCCTCTACGAGGACCTGGAGCGCGAGGTGGTCACCCTTCGCGAGCAACTCGTCGCCGCGCTCCAGCGTGCCGAGCGCGCCGAGGCTGCGGCGCAGGCGGCGCAGGAGCGCTTCCTCCGCGACACGACCCAACTGCAGGAGGCCCTAGGCACCATCGCCGCGACGGCGCCCAGCGCGGCCGGCACCGACGCCATGAGCGTCCTCGGCTGGCAGACCTTTGGCCTCCTGGCGTTGGCCGACCTGGCCGAGCAGGCCGCCGCTCCCGAGGGCGCCGGCTCGCCCCTGAACCCGCCCTACTACTATTTCATGGCGCCGCCTGACGCCACCTTTGCGCGCTTTGTCGCCGAGGCGGCCCGGCGGGCGTCCAACTACATCGAGGACAGCCGCGCGGCGCCCGTGCGCCAGGTGCTCGATCAGGCCGCGCAGGTCATGGCCGACCTCGACGCCGCCTTTGCCACGCTCGGACTCGACGAGCCGACCCGCGCGCAGTACGAATCGGCCGCCGCCGCCGTGCAGGAGACGCTCACCTCGCGCGGCGTCGAACTCGATGCGCTGGATGCCGCGGCCAACGTCGAGCGCCTGGCGTCCACCTACCGCACGACGATGAGGCAGGCCTACGAATTTATGCGCGCGGCGTCGATGCTCGACGACCCCGCCGAGGCCCAGCGCATCTCTGGCGCGCTCCCCGCCGCGCTCGCCGACAACGCCCGGTCAGCGCCCTACCTCTTGGCGGCGGCCTTGTGGGACCTGAGCGGGCGCACGGGGCCATCGATCGCGGTGCCCCTTGCAGCGTCCAACGTCATCCAGGCGTGGACGGCGGCGCGCGTCATGCGCACCCTGTGGTGGCCCCTGGCGCGCGCCGTGCTCGATCCGCAGGCGACGCCCGACGACCTCCGCGACTTGTGGACCGCCACGGCCGGACCCGACCAGCCCGCGCCCGACACCGAGACGGCGGTCGCCACGCCCGAGGCGCGCGCCGCCTTTTACAACCGACTGCAGGCGGTCTTTGTGCAGGCCTTTGACCGGCCGACGCCCGAGAGCCTCTTGCGCGTGTGGCAGGCCAGCGACCCGACGCGCACAGAGGACGGCCTGGCGCGCCTCGTGTGCGCCATCGTGTCGTCGGGTTCGGCGCGCCTCTTGCGCGTGCCGCCCGATCTAGCGCTGGCGTGCCAGGGCATGTCGCCCGCGGCCGTGCTCAACCAGATGGCGTCCCTCTTTGGATTCGGCCTCCCGCCGTGGAACAGCCGCCTGGTGCCCGTTGCCGCGGCCCTCTTGCTGCCGCCCGGCGGCGCGCCTGCGGCGCCCAAGATTCTGCCGTCCTAGGGCAGTCGCCGGCTGTGTGCCCATCTCTTTTTCTTTTTTTTTTTCGTGCAATCGCAAGGCCCACCCGACTGCCCACCGAACCGTCCCCCGTCTCCTCTCCCCAACGCTTTTTTTTCTGCGGTCAGTGCAACTGCGCACCAGAGCCACTTTGTGGAAAAAAAGAGACAGCGACAAAACAAAGACCACGGTCGGGCAAAAGTTTTGACTTGGCGGGCAGGTTATAGAGTAGAGGTCATTTCCTTTATTTTTTTGAGTCTTTTTTTTCTAGAGTGTGTGGTCATATGTAGCGCCAGGCGACGGCCGGCCGATTGGCGACGCGGATCGAGGCCTGGTCTAAATCCGACGGGGGTGGGCCTGCGGTCGAGGCAAAGAGCGAGGCCGAAAGAACAATAGCAAGCCAATAATCGTTGGCGCCCAACCGTCCCCTTTTTTGGGGCGCAAGCGCAGATCGATCGCGCCGAGAATGAAACCGATCCCGTGCGCATCGTGAATGGATCGCGGACGCAATGTGCAATAGGCCACCTGCGCTGTCGCCTACTTTTTTGTTTACGAAGGGCAGAGAATAATGGCCAGTGCTGGTCGATGGTCCGTTCTTTTTTTTCGTTTTTTTTTCACCATCACCCATAGTGGTTGTTGTGTGTTGCGTCTTTTAAATCTCTATGGGCATGAAATTGGTGTGAGCGGTGCCGTAGCGCAATCGGGTTGGTCGGCGGCCTGCCGCTCGCATTGGGTCTCTTCCTCTAGTGTCGCCTTGCCGACCCCAAAAGAGCCCCATGCAAAGAAATAGTCTGGTGCCGCACGCGCACGGCCGCGCAAGGCAGCGGCTGCCGTCCAACGGGAATGGGCGCAAATGGAAAAACGCCCGCGACGCAGATCGCTCCTACTGATTTCCCAGAGTTGCTTTTTTTCTTTCTGTCTGTTTTTCGTTCCGGCCTCGGGCGTGCGCTTCGGACGACCCGAAAGCGCACACTTGCACATATACAGAGGGGAAGGGGCAGAAAAAAAAGGCACACAAGGCAAAAACGGCGACGGTGCCGACCACGGGCGTCGCAAAAGGCCCACAAAAAAAGAAGAAGCCGACGAAAAAAAAATGAACGGCCGAGCGGCGAAAAAGCGCTCGACCACCGAAAGCACAGCGGCGCCGGCGCGCAAGCGCTCTCGAACTGGCCGCGAGCGCGAGGCGCGCGCTCCAAGGCAGCGGCGAACCTTCACGTGGACGGGACAGTTTCGTCCCGAGTGCGCGCGCGCCTATCTCGATCTCTACGCGCGACCAGGCTCGTTCGTGTGGGACCCCTTTGTCGGCAGTGGCACCGTGCTCTACGAATGTGCCGCGCGCGGCATAGGAGCCCACGGCACCGACGTCAACCCGGCGGCTGTCACCATGGCCGCCGTGGCCTCGACGTGCGCCTGGACGGCCGAGAGGCGCCATCGTGCTTTGGACTCTCTCGGGGAGGTCGTCGGCCGTTGCGTGGATACCGCGCGCGCGACGGTTGGCACAGAGGAGCGCGACCTCTTGCTTGCCGAACGTCCACGAATGCACGCCGACGTGGCCGTTCTCGCCGCGGCGCTGCTGTGTCGCAGCGAGCGGACGGGCGGCGGCGCGACTTGCTGTCTGGCCGCCGCGTGGACCCACTTTTGCGCGTTCGTCGACGACCTGCCGCGGTCGGCGTGTGGTGTGAGCGCGTCGCTCGGCGATGCCCGCCGCAGCGGGCTGGACGGCGCCAGCGTCGATCTTGTCATCACTTCGCCGCCCTACATCAACGTCATCAACTACCACCAGCAGTACCGCGCGCTCATGGAGCGAATGGGCTACCGGGTGCTCGCGGCGGCGCCCTCTGAGATCGGCGCCAACCGCAAGCACCGCTCCAACCGCCTGCTGACCATAGTACAGTATTGCATGGATATGGGCGCCGTGTTTGACGAGATGGCGCGCGTGTGCAAGGCGACCGCGCGGGTCGTGATGATCGTTGGACGCGAGACCAACGTGCTCGGCGTGTCCATACCCAACAGTCGTCTCGTCGAACGCATCGCCACCGAGGCCGGGTCTTGGGCGCGAGCGGCGCCGACCGAGCAGCGTTCCTTCACCAATCGGTTCGGTCGCACCATCGTCGAGGACATCCTCCACTTTGCGCCCCTTGTCGGGAGGCCCGCGCCTGCACCGGTCACACCCGTGGACCTAGCCGTGGACGCCCTGGTCGAGGCGCAGGCCCGCGCGTCGCACGACAAGCGGGCACTTTTCGCCGCGGCCATTGCCGCTGCGCCGTCCGTCACACCGTCGCCCATCCTGCTGCCGGCCTCTCTCGTGTGACGGATGCTGGCGAGTTTCCCTCTTTGGGCATGGACCCGACAAAGGGGAATCTATTTAAAAAAACGACCCGTCCAACCGAGAAAAGAAAATGCCAATGGACAATGCTGCTCGTGGTCCCTCCTTTTTTTCCCCACCATCCGGCCATTGTGCTCCGCGGGCAATAGGCGTTTTTCTTTCTTTTTTTTTCATTACAAAAAAGCGAAAGCGAGCATGATGGCGGCGGTCGGCCCAATCCCCCACCGGGACAGAGCCCGCCGCCCAGCGCCGTGCCAATGTCGGGCGGCGGCTTGTTCCGTCGCTATTTCTCTTTCATCCCATGACGATTCTGAAATCGTGTCTCCCGACATTTTGTTCTAGGTAGTAAAATCGGCGGGCCGCCGGCACCGCACGACGCCAGGCACTTGCAAAAAAAAAGAAAAATGGGGGCGCTCTCTGTGGGCGGCACACAGAGAGTGTTTTCCTTGGAGTTGCCTTTGGCTCATGGGCTTTGTCGATTGGTGGAGGGTGACAAACTCGCAAGGTGACCGTCACCTTGCGACATGGCGGGCAGGGCGGGCGCACTTTGGCCGAGCGTGCGATGCGCCTTGGGATCAACGGGCAAACGGGTCAGCGCGCCGCGCGGCCCGTGCGGCCGCCGGGGTGGCGGCATCGGCGGCCACGGCGGCAAAGGCCGCGCGCACAAAGCGCGGCACGTGCGCGCCAAACGCCCCCACGTAGGCCGGACGTCCCGCGGCGTCGCCGTGGCCGTGGTGGCGGAGAGGGCGACCGAGGCGGCGCACCAGCGGTCGGTAGTGGGCGCCATCGAGGCACAGCACGATGCGCCACGGGGCGGCGGCGCCCGCGAGCACGCCCGTGAGGCGCCCGCGGCAGACGTCGGCGACGCCACCGGGTCCGGCGCTGCGCGCGACGACAAGGATGCTTACGCCGGTGAGGCGCGCCAGCGTGCTCACGGCATAGTCGTCGCCCCAGTAGACGCGTGGATCGCACATGGCCTCGTAGACGCGACGCCGCGCCGCATCGCTAAACGGCGCGCGCTCGCCCACGAGGCCGCGCGCGTGTCCATAGTCGCGCCGCACGTCGGGATCGTCGGACGCGGTGATGACGTCGCGCCACAGTGCCAGCGCCGCCGAGGCCGCGCGGTCGCGTCGGTCGAGCACGGTGCGCGCGACGGCCTCGCGCAGGTGCGCCGACGTCGGGGCACCCGACCCCGGCACGCTCAGCAGGCCCAGCCGCACGCTGTGAAAGAGACAGTCGCCGTTGGCCGCCGTGCGCACGAGTCGGTAGGCGTCGCGCACGTGGGCCGCCTCGGCCTCGTCGGCGCACTCGGACAGCATCCAGGCGGGCGGCCTCGACGCGCCCGTGCACGCGCGGTCGTTGGGATCATCGGAGGCGGGCCTGCGCGCCATGCGTCCTCTGCCCCCCTCTTTCCCCCGGTCCTGTATCTCCTTGCAGGTCCTTTCTCAGTCAACCTTTTTTTTTTGGTTTTTTCTTTGCCGTAGAAACAACCGTGCGGCGGACCTCTTTTTTTTTCGGCTGTGCCTTTTTTTTTCTCTAATCTCTAGCGGATGCGACGCCCGCCTCGCAGGCCGGCTCTTTTCCTGTCTTTCCGGGTGCGGCCGGTTTTCCGTCGCCCGCACTGTTCTCGTGCGCGCACCGGCCTCTCGCCGCGGCGCCCCCGAGTTGCTCGACGACATCGGCCGACTTTGGCGCCCACGGCAGGGGGCCGCAGCGATCAACGCGAGAGGGAAAAGAGAATCCGAAAAACATTTCCTAGGAGAGCAGAGTGGTGGAACAGGCCAGGCGGTCGCCGGCGTGCCGCGCGGCGCAGACGCAGGGCCGCGCCAAAAGACCGACCCCCACTCTAGACAAAGCAGCGCACGCCCTCTACGCGTCTCCCGCCGTCGGTCGTGCTCGAATTTTTTTCCTTTATCTTCTCTCCTTTGCCACGCCTCCCCCTCCCCCGCCGAGCCAATGGCCTACTACGATCCCGACCGTTTCGACAACGGCGCGTCCTTTGGCATGGAACCCGACGCGCTCGCCACGGCCTATGCGCGCGCAACCCCCGGCGGCCAGTTCCAGGGCATCGCACGGCCTCCGTCGAGGCGACGCACGACTCGCGCGCGCGCCGCCGCCGACCCGCGCGCCAACGCGGGCGCCTTTTTCGGCCTCGCGGGCAACGCCCTCCCGCAGCAACGGCAGGCCCTGAGCGGCGGGTTCGCGGCGCTGCGCATCCTCAACGAGCAGCAGGCCAACCCTACCGCCCTCTGAATTTTTCGACCCCAATGTCGGATCAGTGTCCAAATGAGGCGGAGGGCAAGTCGCGCGCGTGCGTGGGTCTCGGTCGGTTTGCGCGGCGCTGCTCTACGTGGACGGTGACGCGCAGAGCCCGCACGCCCACCACAATTAAAAAAACAAAGACGGAAAGAAAGAGACGCACAAGAAGACTGCTTAAAAAAACATGACAAAACAAAAAAAAAGACTTTTTTTTTCTGATCAATTTTATGACGCAGAGGAAAAAAGGGCCAACGACACAGGATTTTCTTTCTCTCTTTTTTTGTGTGTATATCCCTTTTCCCTCCTTGGCGGCGTCGCGCGCGCCTCCCGGGTTCCGGCCTTTTTTTTATCACGGGGACTCGGGCCGCAGCGTCGCCCGTCTTTTCGTCTCGGCAGTGGGTCCGGCCGCACCGCCACGCAAACCGCGCGCGCCCACCGCCACGGGGCCAGAGAAAAAAAGACATGTTTTCTTTCTTTTGTTTTACTTTCTCTTTTGTTTTCTCTGTGAAAAAATGCGCGCATATGTTTGATCCCCTGCTTGGTGTTTTTCTAGGCGTGCCGGCGCGCGATCCCGTTGCGAGTCGCCCTACAGGCAGCCGGGCCGCACATAGTGGACGCCCAAGTGCTGCGCGACAAAGCGCACAAAGGAGTCGGCGGTGCGCTCGCCGCTAAAGAGGCGCGTGTCGCTGGGTCCGGCGATGGCGTAGATGATCGGGTAGCCGTCGGGCCGGTCGGTGGGTGCCAGGTCCTCGCGGTCGGCGATGAGCACGGGCACGCCCAGATTGGCGGCGGCCTTTTGGATCTCGGGCAGGGCCTGGTCGCAATAGTAGCAGCCGCTGGTCGTGTACATGACCAGCGCCGGGTTGCCGGCCTCGACGTCGGCGCGCACCTGGTCGCCGGTCACCTTGGTCGCCGTGCCCAGGGGCACGACGCCATAGGGGCGCACGGCCTGGCCGGCCGGCACCGCCGGCGTCTGGATCATGACCGGCGAGTAGGCCGGCGACATGGGCGGCATGGCCGGCGACATGGGGCGTCCGTTGCCGCCGCCGCCGATCACGGGCGACGCCGGCGGGAGCACGGGCGACACCGGAGGCGCCACGGGCGGTGCCACGGGCGATCGCGGTGGCACCGCCGGCCCGATGATGATGGCCTTGCCGTTGTTGTTGCCGTCGCGGCCGCGGTTCTTCAGCCAGAGCCACACGCCGAGCAGGATCATGCCCAGGACGAGCACGAGCACGACCCACCACGGGAAGCCGCAGTCCTTGCGCACGGGCACGTCGGCGTGGTGATGGTGGTGGCTGGGGGCCGCCACCAGCACGGTGCCGGCGTCAGCAGCAGCGTTGGCGGCCGATTGCGCGCGGAGGGCGGCCGCGGCCGCGCACGGACTGAGGGCGGGCGCCGCGGCGGCAGTGCCGCCAACGATGACCGGCGCGGGCGCCGCGGCCAGGCCGCACAGACCGGTGCCGCGGGGGCTATAGATCCTGGTGGTGGTGGTGCGCTGCATCAGAGTGTCGCGGATGGCCTTTTTACTCTGCCCGTTCGCGTCTATCCGGCCGTGGGCGCATGTGTGTGCGGCGACGGCGGCGGGCGCCAGGGAGGTAGGATCAAGAAGAAGAGAAAAAAAGGAGGAAGGAACGCCACGCGCGCACGGAACCGCCCGCCCGCCCCCGGACCAAAGACACCCGCCAGCGCGACCGGGACGCACGGGCGCCCGGAAAAAAAAAGGAAAGCACGGCAGAGCACGGACCGCGCGCGCGCGCACCAAAGACCGACCACACAAAGGGAGAAAAAAAAAGAGGAGGCGCGAGACCGCCGCGGTAGCGCACCGCCGCCCACAAAAAGGCGCCCAAAATGGACCGCCACCAGAGAGGAAAAAGGCAATGGGAGAAGATAGTGAAAAAAAAAAGAGAAAACCCCACCACACACACACAAAAAAAGAAAAGAAAGCGACACAACACACATTCGGTCGTGAGTTTGCAAAGCATTGGGGGAAAAAAAAAGAAGTCGGACAAATGCCGCCACGGCAATGGTGTCATTCGGTCATTAGGGCGTGTTGGTCGTACCTGCTTCTTCTTTGTCTTCCTGCGCGGGCGTCGGCGGGCGCAAAGGAAAAAAGGGAGGAATCGAAAAAGAAAAAGGATCGGCGAAAGATCAGAAAAAGGGTGGAAAAAAAAAGACTGGCGAGGGGGCCGGCAACGCCGAGGCGCAAACCAAACCTGGAGCGGCGACGAGGACGGCGATGGCGGCGGCAACAGGTCACCAGCGGTTTAAAGAGGGACCCGACGGAAAGCGCCCTCGGCCGCACCACGGCGTCCCTCGGCGCGCCTGCACATCGACCGACAGACGCACGCGCTCACTGCGGCATGGGTTCTTGTTTTTTCTTTTTTCGGCGCGAGGTCCAGGCCCTGGCGCGAAAAAGAAAGAAGAGAGAGAGAGAGAGAGACGCCAAGTGCCTATCCGACCGGTCCGGTCTGCTTGGGCATGCCGGACGCCCGGCCTTTTCTTCTGAAAAAAAAGACTGCTCCCTGCTTTTTTCGTGTATGCCAGCGTGCACGCCAAAAGGAGTGCAAAAAAAAAGAAGAGAGCACGATGAACCGCGCACGCATCTTGCCGGGACGATGGGAAAAGGGGGCACAAAAAGGCAGGCGGGTCGAGCGAGCCGTGCCGATTGTGCAAGGCGACACTGCGCTGGACGTCCGCGCGCGCCCGTGACGCCGACGACGCGACGGCGGCACGAGCGAGAACGCGACAAAGAGGAGGCGCCAGGAGACAAAGAGAGAGACTATGGCGTGCGTCCCTCCCCGCCGGCCCCTCTCCCCCATGATGGCGCCCGCGCTCCAATCGACGACGCTGCCCGATGGCAGCACCAGCAGCAGCCCGACCGACGGCCACGGAGACGCGGCCCAGGACGGCGGCACCGACGTCATGCGCCTGGTGGGTCCGCCCATGTGGGAGACGCTCCACTATGCGGCCTTTCAGTGTCCGGAGCCGTTTGCCGAGAGGGCACCCGCGCTCGTCGACCTCGTGCGCGGCTACGTGGTCCTCTTGCCGTGCGCCGAGTGTCGCGGCCACTTTGCTGCGTTGCTCGACGCGCATCCGCCCGAGGCCGCGGCGCAGTCGGGCCGGCAGGCCTTTGCCCGGTGGACCGTCGACGCGCACAACGCCGTCAACGCGCGGCTCGGCAAGCCGCTCCTCACCTACGATCAGGCGGCGCGTCGGTACGCGCGCGGCGACCTCCACTGCCGCGATCCGGACCGCGAACGGCGTGCCGCTCGGCGCTCACTCTCGCCGGCCGTCGCCGTCGCCATAGCGCTGGCCGCCGTGGCCCTGGCCGCCGCCGTGCTTGCCGGCGCATGGCTCTACCTGTCTGGCCGGGCGCCGGCCCGGCCGCACCCAGACCCGACGGCGTCGCCCGCGTCGCCCGACACCCGCACCCCGACGGCCGACGTGCCCAAGTGGCCGCGATGGGGACCCGCAGATGCGCGCTAGACGGCTTTGGCTTTTTTTCCCATCTTTTTCCCTTCCAGCGTCTCTCCTCGTGGGTCCCTTTCTGGGCGCCGTCATCTCGCCATCCGCCGCGGTTCGCCCGTTGCACCGAGGAGCCCCTTTTTTCCTCGCCTGCCCTTTTGTCTTTTTTTTTTCGAATCGGCCTTGCACGAATTCTTTTTTTCTTTCGTCAGACCTCTCACGGGTGTCTGCCTCTTTCGAGGCAAAGACAAAAACCCCCTGTACGCGCGCGCATGTCTTTTGAAAAAAAAGGTCCATCGCCAATGGTCCGTTTCTTTTTTTCTTTTTTTTTTATCATGCGACGGCAGCGCTCCCTTTTTTTCCTGCGTCGCTCCATTGTCGGTCTTTGGCGCTGTTTTTCTTTTTTTCCCTTTTTTGTTTTTGTCGAAAAAAAAAGTGTGGGTACAAAGGGGCGCGACACCATGCAAAAGGGACCCAAAGGGAGATGCGCCGCCCCAAGATCAACGGCAAAAGAGAGAGAAGGAGAACCACAAAAGAGCACGTGTGTTGATCCATTTTCTGCCCGAGAAAGAGAAAGAGGAGTAAAAAAAAAGGATCATTGAAAAAGCCGGGCGACGTCAAAAGGGCACGGGCGCGCCGTGGTCGCCCGGCGCGTGCCGCGGGCTGCCGGGCCGCGCGACCCGACGCCGCACAAGGGGAAAGACGGCGGGCGGGGAGGACAACGAAAAAGCAGACACTCGGCGCTGCCGAGTCCACCGTCGTCCTCTACGCGTGCGCGCACACACATACACACGACAAGAGCACGGGCCTCTCCTCTTCTTCTTTTTTTTCTTCTCCTTGACGCAGACGCCGAGGGCGACGCCCTGCGCGACGCATCGAGCGCTGCGACGCCAGGATGGACACGCAAATGTGGGGTCCGCTCGTGTGGGATCTCATGGCCGTGGCGGCGCGCGCCGTCGACGACCTCGATCCGGACCCGCCCGAGGCTGGCACCGGCGGACCGCGCCATCGGGCCACGCGCGCCTTTGTGCTCCTGGCCTACTCGCTGCGCCACGTCCTACCGTGTTCCTTTTGTCGCACCTCCTACTGTCACTACATTGAGGACACGCCGCCGGGCGAGTTTGTCGTCGGGTCGGACGAGGCGGCGCGCGCGCGACATCCGTGCGGCCCCGATGACCGCGTGGACCGGGTCGCGTCGGCGGTCATCCCGTCCGCGAGCGCCGATGCAGTGCCGCGCGCGGCCACGCTCGTCGACTGGGTGTGGATCATGCACGACCGGGTCAACCGCAAGTTGGGCGTCAGAAACATGCTCACGCGACGTCGGTTCCGCAAGCGCCTCCGCGTGACGGCGGCGCTCGTGCACCCGTCGGCCGTGTGGGACATGGTGACCATCATCGCGCTCAACTACCCGGTCGGCGGGCTCGGCCAGGCGGCGGCGGCGACCTGCGACGCCGAGCAGCGCGCCAAGCGCGCCGGCCACGTCGTCTTTCTCGACGCGCTCGCGCGGCTGCTCCCGCTGGTGCCCGACCTCGGCAGCGTGGCGCCCTATGTGGACCCGCGGGGCGCGCTCCGTGCCGGCGCCCTTGTCGCGCGCGACGCCTTTGTCACGTGGGTGCGCTCCGGCAAGCGCGCCTGGCTGCGCGACGTTGGGGCCGACGCCGCGCTCTGTGCGCGAATGCTCGGCGCCGAGGCCGCCTACATGGCGAGCGTTGCTTGATCGGTCGGCCGCGTGCTGCCCTCTCTCCCTCACGGAGGCGCCACGCAACCGACACACCGACCACAGAGAGAGGAAAGATGATAAAAGGAAGATAGAGAGAGTACAGCCGGCAAACAACGACAACAATGACAAGACCATAAACGGCAAAACAACAAACAGCATCGGCAACAGCAGTGACGGTGGCGACCTCCCAGGGGCAGGGACGTCACCGGCGCCGCTGACGATCTCTCTCTCTTTTCCGAGGGCATTTGGCGAGGACCAACAAAAGGAGGGAAAAACAGAAAAAAAAGGCCAAAAGGAAAACACGAAAAGAACCCGAGCATGCATGAAAAGGAGAAAAAAGGCGCAGCGTCGCCGCGGAAGGAATAGGCGCCGCCGCTGCGTCTTGGCGTTGGGTTTACGATTTTTTTTTGACTTTTATGTTTCTACCGCGGGCCAAAGCACGCGGGTGTCGATGGCCCTCGCTTCATTTTCACTTTTTCTTGCCCTGTTGCTCGCCGGCAAAAAAAGGCCACACGAGGAAACAAGCAAAAATGCTGCAGAGCAGAGAGCGCACGCGGGCGACGGCGAGCGCGAGCGGCGTCGCCCGACCGCGCGGCAAAAGCCCACCCATGCGAGGGGAAACCGATCGCGTGGTGTCCTTTGCCGCGTACCTCGGCCGGTCCGTCCTCTCGCCTTGCAGCGCACGCGCACCCGTGCCCGTCCGGTCACGAGAGACAGAGACGCGCTCGCCATTTTGCCGTCGCTTGCGCGGTCTGTGCGCCTTTTTTTCGCGGTTATCGATATCGGCGGGCCACTAAAGGGATAGCAAAGGAAGAGGAAAAAAAAAAGAAAAAACAAGGGCGTAGGAAAAGCGCCGCAGCGATTGCGAAAAAAGGGAAAGGCCTCGGCCGACCAACGGCGTGCGCCGTCGACGCGTGAAAAGTGGTCGAGGCGCCAAAACACAGACGGCGCACAAGGGAAAAGGAGATCCGAACGGATCGACCCACCCCTACCCGACCCCTCCCCTCTGACCGACCGACTGACCGGCGAGCACTTCCTCCCGCCTCGGACCGTCGCGAGTGTCCTCTCTCTTTTTTTCCCCTCCTCGCTGCGCACCCGCCGTGTGAGCCGCCATGGAGGCCCCCGCGCGACTGCCCTACAATGCGATCGAGCAGGCTGTGCTCGCCCGCGGCCTGGACGACTTTACCTCGCTGGGACCCACCGAGATGCTCTTTTTCCTCTGCGACGCGCTCGCCTCGGACCCCGATGTGGCGGCCAACGACCTGGCGGCGCCCTTTATGTACTATTACGAGCGCGCCGTCGCCGAGGCCCGCGCGCGCTCTGCCGAACAGCGCGAGGCCGCCGCCGGCATCGGCATCCCCGAGATGGACGGACCCGGCGGCAACCTCGCGGCCCTGGCCGTCTTTATGTTCCTCGCGCAGACCGACTTTGCCGGCACCATCGACGAGCAGATGGACGCCTGGGCGGCGGCCAACGGGGCCGACGACCCGCGTGCCTCCAACGAGGCCCTCGCGACAGCGCTCGCCGGCGTGCTCGCGTTGGAGCGTCCGTTGCCGCCGCCTGATGCCGGCGAGCCCCTCGACGCCTACTACCAGCGTGTGATCCCCGCCGGCGTCACCGAATATCTGTTCCGCCTCAACGGCCGCGACGAGGCCCAGGCGCCGTGGCCCTACTATCGACTGGTCATCGGTGCGCCGCCGCCGCCCAGCGACGGTGACGGCGACGGGGACGGTCTCCTCTACCGCTGGTGGTGGCTGGATCCGCTGGCCTACTTTAGCCTGCCCGAGGGGGGCGCCGACCTGCCTGCGGACCTCGTGGCTGACGCCGTCTCCCGCATGGTCGTCGGCCTGCTGCCCATCGCCGGCGACACGCCCGACGCACAGGTGGCCAACTGGCAGCGGGACTATGACCCGCGCGGGTACCCGTGGTCCAGGGCGCCGGCCCTCGGCTCGGCCGGCGATCCGTGCGCACGGGCGCGCGGCGACCTCAACGCCGTGGGCCTCTCGGCCGTCGTCGTCGGACCCAACCAGGCCGCCGCTGCCGAGGCGCCCCTCGCCGCCGCGCTGGCGCCCGCCGCCGCCATTGTCGGCGCGCCGTCGCCGCGCCCGCAGCAACCACAACGGCCGCCGCCGACCGCGCCGTCTATCCAGCCGACCTATCGTCCGTCGGCCGCGGGCTTTAGCGTGTTTGAGGCGCCGCCGACGCCCCTGCCCACCGTGAGACAGGCCATCGCCCAAGAGCAGCAACAGCAACAGCAGATCGAGGGTCCGCGCGCCGTATCGGCCAAGCGACGCCGCGATGCCCTCGACGCCGGCGCCCTGGCCGCCGCCGCCATGGGGCCGGACGAGGCCGCCCGCTACCCGACCCCGGCCAACATCGCCCTGGCGACGCTGGGCCGGGTGAATCCGCTCGCGCGGCAGCCCATCGAGGCCGTCAGGATCGAGCCGCCGTCCGACGTGTGCCTCATCTGCCCGCGGTACGCCATCCCGTCGGACGTGCTCGATTATCTGGCGCCAGATTGGAACGCGTGGGAGGCCGCCGGCGGCACCGCCGAGGATTATCGAGAGCGCGTGCTCGACCTCATCGACGACTACCAGCGCAACGCGCCGGCCGCGGCGCCGACGAGCCCGACGGCCGAACCGGTGAGCCGCCGGCGGCGGCTGTCGCGAGAGCCCGAAGAGGAGGCACAGTCGCGCCGCGCGACCGGCGTCGGCAACGTGGTCGCGCAGGTGCTGGGCGACGCCGGCCTCGTCAACGCCTATGGCGTCGGGCCGCTCCTGGGCATGATCGACGCCTGGTCGACCGATCCCGGCGCGAGCGAGTTCTACTCGGCCTTTATCCAGGGCCAGTCGCAGGCCGTGGGCACGGTGTGCCGCGAGTGCGCCCTGCGCGCCAGCGCCATCTACGCCGAGGAGCAGGAGCGGGCGCCGCGCGCCACGATCGCAGGCGCGCGCATGACCTTCCCGTTTGCGCCGCTGCCGGGCCTGCCCGTCGTGGTGCCCGCCGAGCGCGGCGCCTTCCCCGGCCCGTTCATTCTGGCCGGCTCCGTGCCCGTGGGCACGCTGGCGCCCTACCGCCTGGGCGCGACGGCGCGCACCATCCAGCCCGGCGAGGAGGTGGTCACCCTGGGCGGGGCCACGCGCGCCACGGGCTACCAGATCCGCCAGACCTGGTTCGACTACTTTCTCGGACCCTACGGCATCGAGCGCGGCGCCCTCGTCTTTTACCGGCCCGAGACGCACCTGTTTGAGGCCGCGCTGGCGCCGGGCGCGCCGCCGCTGCCGCTCGCCCTCGGCCGCGTGGTCGAGTACGACACGTCGCACTTTGACGTCGTGCTCTCGCTGGGACCCGAACGCGAGGCCCTGGGCTTCTTCCCCACGCGCCTGGTCGTGCAGCCGCTCCTGGCGGGCGTCGAGGCCGGCGTCGTCGAGTCGGTGCGCACCGACAGCGCCTACCCGTACGCGGCGGGCGCGCAGGTGCCCACCTCGCAGCAGGTGCTGGAGGCGCGCGGGGCGCCCGTCGCCGCCCAGTTTGCCGGTGGACCCGTCGCCACCGAGGCCGCCAGGGCCGGCGGACCGGGCCTCGTCGCCGCCGCCGCCGCTGCGCAGAACCTGCTGGAGCAGCGCGCCGCCCTCGCCGAGGCCCTGGCCTCGCCGGCGCTGTCCGCGGCCAGCGGGGACGCCGAGCGCGTGCGCCGCCTCTACCTGGAGATCGACGAGCGGGTGCGCGCGCTGGGCCTCGGCGGCGAGCGGCCGACGTCGCTGCCGGCCTTGCAGAGGGCGGTGCGGCTCGCTGGCCGCGAGAGCGCGCGCCAGAGGCCCTCGTCGCGCGTGCTCGCCGCGGCCGGGCGCACCGGCGGCGGACCCAGCGCGCGCGCGTCGCTCGAGTTGGCGGCGGCGGGCGCGACGGGCGACATCGGCGCAGCGCGCGCCAATCTCGAAGCCGCGTTGGCCTCGATCGAGGCCGGCGTCGCGCCAGCGGGACCCCGCGGCCCCGGCGCCATCGTCGGCGTCACAGGGGCGCCGCCATCGCCGGGTCTCCTGGCACCCGCGGGGACGGCGCCCGCGGCGCCCGGCGAGGTGGTGGTCGACGCCGACGGCCAGGAGCACGTGCTCGTCGACGAGCGCTCCAAGTGGGACGTGCTGTTTGCCGTCGTGCTCACCAAGTTTGGCGTGCTCTACCCGCAACTGGCCCTGGACGTCGATCGGGCGACGGCCTCGCTGCTCCTGGCCGCGTCCCTGCTGGGCTACGCCGTGCCGCTCACGGTGGCACAGGTGGCGCGTCTCACCGACCCCGGCCCGCGGCCCGGCCCGCAGGCGACGGCCGACCAGCGGCAGGCCTGGGACGCGGCCAGGGGCGTGCAGGACCGCGCCGTGGCGCGCCAGCGCGCGGCCGTCGACTATATCAACAGCCTGCCCGCGGGGACGGTCCTCACGGCGCGCGACACACCCAACTTGGGCGCCGTCTATGCGACCCTGTTCCAGCAGGCGTGGAACTCGATCTTTGACCAGGAGGGGCTCACGACGGCCGCGCGCGACCAGGAGGCTCTGCGTGATTTCGGCCGGCGGCTGTGGGCCTATCCGGGCGCGCCCAACACCCTCGTGACGCCCGCGGGGTCGCCGGCGGTCTTTGCCTCGCGGCCCGATCGCGCGCTCCCGTCGGCGTATGCTGCGAGCGCGCTCGCGGCATCGGGCACCGACCCCAACCTCGGACGGCTGCGCGATATCATCCTCGAGCCCGCGACGCGCTACCGGTGGAGCGACGTGTTTGCCGGACCCTCAGCGGCGCTCGGCGGTCGACGCCAAGCGCCCTCGGAAGCCGTCGACGTGGGCGCCACCCTGCGTAGCAGGGAGCCGGGCGCGGGGCGCGGTCCACTGCACGCCTTTCGACCGCCGCCGGCGCGCGCAGCGACGGGTGTCGGCGCCTTTGTGTCGCGGAGCACCGCGTACGGCCGCAGCCTCCCCGCGCGCATGTTCCCCGCCGCCGCCGCCGCCGGCGGTGCGGCGCCGACGCCGAGACCGCCCGCGAGGGCGCCGGCGAGGACACTGGCATCGCGCGGTCTTTCGGCGACAGCGCGCACCGCGCCGCCGCCCGCCGCCGCCACCGCGACACTGCGCGGCCGGCTCGCGCAAGACAACGTGTCGACGGCCCTCCTCCAGAACGCCTACATCTACCGCGCGCCGGGGTCCTTTGCGTTGCGCGTCGTCGTCGATCCGGTCACGGCCGAGGGCCTGCGCGCCGGCCAGCAGGCCGCACTCGACCGGCTGGGCCGCGAGACGGCGCGCGTGACGCGGCCGGTGCCGGGCTCGCTCGGCTCGGCCGATCTCGTCGTCGTGCCGGGCACAAACGACACGCTCCACCAGATCACCGGACCCACCCGCGGGTCCGACCCCAACATCGACTGGCTCCGACCGTCGACCGTGGGCGTGCGCGACCTCTTGCGCAGCGTGGTCGAGGCTCTCAACGCGCGCGGCGCCGGCGCCCGACCCTCGTGAGACCGCGGCTCTCTTTTTCTTTTGCTTTTGCTCCCCTTTCTTTGGCGCCACTGGCTGGGTCTGAAAATAAAAAAAGAAAATATTTTTCCGCAAAAGGAAAAGAAAAACAGGGGGAGCGATGGGGACGCGGACTTTGGCAAGGACGGCGACCGACCCTCGCCTACCGGCCAGCGTGGGCAGCGCAACAACAGAGACGACCTTGAGCAGGCAGTGCCCATATCCTGCCCACGTCGACCATCATGCTACCGTATTATTATTATTATTCATTATTTTTTTTACTATTCGTAATAGTATTGTTTATCATTATTATTAGTAATAATATTGCTCGTAAAAAAACAGAGACCGGGGCACGTCAATGCCCGAGCACGCCCAAACCTCGCCGGCTCCCTGTGCGAGATTTCCGTCGGCAAGCGGTTGGAAAAAAAAAGAGGGAGAGGACCGAAAGGGGGCGGGTGAAGTGGCGCGCAGGGGACCCGCCGCTATTGCGCGGTTTTTTATTTTCTTTTTCATGGTTTTCATTTCGGTCTTGGGGGTTGTCGCGAGTCTGGCGATGCGCCATTGGTCTGCAACGGCGCCCTCGATCTGTATTTTTTGTCCCCGTGCTGGGGATGCCGAAAAAAAAGATGACAAAGGACGACGCGCGCGGGCGTGTGCTCTCTGTGCGCGCGCACGCCTTTTTGTCGACGCGGCGGAAACGGGGGGAGGTGATGTGCGGGCCGGCACAAGAAAAAGGCGCTGGGGCTCTTTTCTGGCCCGTCCCGAGTGTGCACGACCCGACAGAGGCACAAGAGAACACGGAGGAGGCCGAAAAACCAAAAGAGAGAGAGAGCCCCACACAGGTCGGGATCGCACAAAAGTCTGAGCGCGCCCCTGCCCGTTGCCACCGGAAGAGAGAACACCAGGCGGCATCGAGCACACCAAAAAAAAAGGCGGACCGCAGCGAGGAAAGGGCCAGGCTCCGGGTCCCTTTTTTTCTGTCTCTCCCTTTTTCGGCGGCAGGTCCTCCGACCCGCATCTCGATTTGCCTCTCTGCCGGCGTCGTCTCTTGCTTTCACCGCTGCGGCAACAGAGGCGCGACCATGGATCTGTCGATGAACCTCATGATGATGAACAAGGGCGGCGCCGAGGGTCGCGTCGACCCGCTCAGGGCGCTGGCCGACGCGCGCGGCGTGCGCCCGAGCCCCGTCAACGCCGCCATCGCCGCCGTGCGTGCCGGCATCGACGCGGTGCCGGCGACCGAGGCGAGCCTGGCGCCGGCGCCGAGCGGGATGCACCGGCGCTTTCGCGACCCCAACCCGCTGGCGACCTCGGCGCTCAAGGCCTTTCTCGGCCGCCGCGGCTGCCTGGTGAAAAAGGGCGCGCGCAAGGCGGGCGCGTCGGCGCCGGAGCAGCGGCCGCCCACGGCCTTTCTCAAGGACGGCTGGGGCGGCGGCGTGGTGAGCGTGGCCGACGAGGACTACGCGGCCTTTCTCGACGCCTACGGCGACGACGTCAACAACGGCGTGCGCCACGCCGTCTGTGAGCAGCGCGGCGACGTGTTTCGCATGCACCTCGACATCGACCTCTCGGTGCCGCGCGCCGCCGACCGCCGCGCCGTGCTCACGCTCGTGCGCCTCATCCAGGGCATCACGGCCCAGTTCTTTCCGGGCGTGGCGCGCGGCGCGCTGCTCACCGTCATCGTCCTGGCTGCGCAGGAGAAACCGCTCGACGGCGGGCGCGGCGTCAAGCAGGGCATCCACCTCGTCATGCCCAACCTCTATGTCAACTGGCGGCAGGCGCTCGACATGCGCGAGTGCTACGTCACGCTGCTCAAGCGCGCCTATGGGGCGGACGCGCGCGGCTGGGCCGCCGGCAATCCGCCGGCGCGCGGCACCGACGCCGAACCGCCGTCGTCGTCGATCGCTGTTGCCGCCGAGCGAGGCCCCGACTGCACGTGGGAAAAGGTCATCGACCACAACGTGTTTACGTTCAACGGGCTGCGCATGCCCTTTAGCCACAACGTCATCCCGTGCCCGACGTGCAAGGGCGCCAAGCCGCGCGGCGCGGCCTCGGCGGGCGCCGTGCCCTGTGCCGGTCCGTGCAACGGCACCGGCAAGTGCTGGGAGCCGCGCTGGTACGAGCCCGTGGCGTGCCTCGACGGCGACGGCGTCGAGGACCGCGCCACGCTCGACTTTCTGTGCGAGAACGCCCACTACTGCCTGTCGCGCACGTCGATCCGCTGTCGCGCCGACCAGGCGCCCAGTCCCGGCTGGGCGTGCTTTGCGGGAGCGCCGCGGTGCAACGTGGCCGCGCTCGACCCGGCCTGGCACAAGTACCAGGAGAGGCTGGCGGGCGGCGGCGCGGCCGGCGGTGCGCGCAGCGCCCCCAACACGGTGGCCCCTGACGACCCGCGCTTCGCGCGCATGGCCGTGCTCATCCGCGCCAAGGGCCACGCGCCCCATGCGCGGGTCGACGTGCGCTCGATACGACGCGACAAGCGGGGCAACTACTACATCGTCGAGGTCGACGGCGAGGGCTCGCGCGCGTGCCTCAACATGCCGCCCGAGCCCGGATCGGGCGCCATCTGCGGCGAGCACGACAATGCGCGCGTGTTTTACCAACTGTCGCGCGCCGGTCTCGTCCAAAAGTGCCACTGCCGCTGCCCGCACGACCGCCCGCGGCGCCTCTACACGACGTGCAACAACTTCAAGTCGGCCCCCGTCACCATCTCGGTCGAGGACAGGGCGTTTTTCTTTGACAACAACAACAACAACAACAACGCTGGCACCGCTGCCACCGCGACCAATGGCGGCAGCGGCGGCACCATCCACAACCACGGCGCGGGCCGTGCGGGCGACCCCTATACCGGCGGCGGCGGCGTCGTCGTGCCGCAGGCGCGCATGCCCCCGACCCTGTTCTCGGGCGGGGCCGACAGGCCAGACGCCATCATGGCCCGCATCGGCAATATGATAGCCTCGTTCCGTCGGCCGTCGCCGAGTGCGCCGGCGGCGCCTGTCGCGGTCAAGCGCGCGCGAGCCGATACCGACCCTTGACCTCTCTCTCTCTCTTTTTCCCCATTTCTTTCCCCTTTTGCCTCTCGGCGACGTCCCGGTCGTGTGTCTGTTCCGCGCACATCATCACAAAAAGTTTAGGGAAAAAATAAAAAACGGAAAAAAGAAATGGGAAAAAGGCAAATGCCCGTGGCCATCCACAGGCACAAAAAGGTTTTCTTGCTGCCCCTTGGGTTGCGTCCTCGGCGCATAGTCTCTTTTTTTTCTACGGCATTTTTAAAAACTCTTTTTCTTTTTACACCTTTTTCGTGGTGGGAGAAAAAAAAGAGAGGGGCCGATGCGCAGGGGCGCCATCAAAAGGGCAGCAAAAAGGCTCGGACGGCGCGGGGCAGGGCCACAAAGGGATGTGTCGTGTGGCTTTTTTTTATTTGCCCTCTCGTGCACGGGCGCCAAGAGATTTTTATGTGGGTGCGTGTGACCAGGACCGCCCACATCGCCGGGCAGAGAAAAAAGGCGCGCGACGCCGCGGTCGCCAACGGTCGGCAGAGGGTCGGATGGGCAAAGCGCATGCACGCGACAGGGGCTGCGCCGTGGCCGCCGGTCTCGTGCGCGCAGCGCGGCGATACACACGCCCCCCTCCATCAAAAGGCTCGCCGACCAGCCGCGCCCGTGGACAGCCCCGCACGCGCGCGCACACACACCAGCGACCGGCCCAACAAGGCGCACATGGGCGTACCGCCGATTCAGGGACCGCGGCGTCGTCGGCCGCCGAGGTCCCGCGCGTCCGCGCCGAGGCCCGGCAGAGTCGACACATGGACGCAATGGCATCGCGCGTGGGCGTCGTGGTGGGCAGACGTCCCCCACTCGGCCGATGCGATACCGATGGCCGCCACTGCACCGGCACCCCGTCCGACGGACGCACAAGACTCGGGAGATGCCGATGGGCGCCGTGTCTCTTTCTTTTTCTGAGAATTCTTTTTTTGTCCTTTCTTTTTTTTGGCCACCAAAGAATCGCGTTGTTGTCGGCACTTGCGCGCAAGGACCCGCGAACCGGGGCCGCAGAGAAAAAAAAGGCCAAACCACAAAAGGCCCCTCACCACGTCGAGAGTGCCGCCCTTTTTTCTGTTTCCATCTGGTGTGCGTCCCTGTCTCTTTTCGCTGCATGAGTCTTTTCTTCTTTGTCGAAACCAAAACTCGAAAATCAAAAGAAACAAAAAAAAAGAACGGCCGATGAGAAAAACCAAAAAAGGGCAATCGGGGGCGTCTGCCACAGAGACGCGCGAGACAAGGGAGGAAAATGGGAAAGGGGCGACGGCCTACCGCATCCTATCCGAGATTGACAATGGGGGAGGGTCGTCTTGCCGCCCGCCGAGGGCTTTGATGCGCACGCGAGCCTCGCATAAATTGGCAATCTCTACGGTGGCACCTATCGACAGCGCTTGCGGATCACGATCGATTTTGTCGAGTTTATTCTTTTCTGTTTTTCCTCTCTCTCTTTTCGCGAGCCGTCCCGTGTGTCGGAAAAAAGGCCCTTTTTTGTCTGACGATCCCATTTTTGTCCTTTTTCCCCTATAGCCAGCCATTTCCTGCCGCCTGACTTTTAGGAGGTCCTGCCGGTTGTGTTGCGGCGGCCATCACAAAAGAAGAGAGAGGCCCGACCCCTTTTTGCTCTCTCTCTCTCCCTGGCCGCAAAGCCCAAGAGAAAAGGAAAATAAAATTCACCCAAATAAAAAAAAGACCACGGCGCCGAGCCGAAAGAATACCGGCCTCCTCCACCATTGCGCATCGAAAAAATCCGGACCTTGGGAATGGGATGTGCACGAGAAAGAGCGAGCACCAAAACCGCACAGGAAAAAAAAAGAATTTGTTGATACGAGAGAAAAACCAATTTTTGTTTAAACTTGGCGCAAACCAAAAAAAAATGATTTACAACAACACTGTCTCGTTGGTCATTGGCGCGCACGAGACCGCCAATGACCAAGAGGTGACCGTTAAAAAAAAGAAGTCGATACTTGCCGCCGCGGTCCTTGCCAACACGACTCAAAAGGCAAGCGACGACGACCACGACGCGATGGACCATGCCGATGCTGCCTACAACGACTTGCAGATGGACACAGAGGGCCACAACAACAACGATGGCAATGATGATGTTTGCACGCCAGGCGCGCAAGAGACAAGCGGCGGTGACGACCAAGATAGCACGGGTCCGCGCCATCTTCCGCACGAGGTGGCGGTCGTCATACTCGACCAATTGGACGCGGCCAACGCTCAAAGGTGCCTAGTCGAGGTGAATCTGTTTGGCCTCGGCGATCCACATGGCGAAGCCGTGCGCCAACGGTGCATGCGCACCAAGAAGCGCCTGCTCGTCCGTCATGGCGACACGCACGCCCTATGCTATCTGGCCGCACGCGGCGCGCGCTTCCACATGGGCCACGTGCGCGTGGCGGCCACGCACGGCCACGAGGATACCGTGCGCTGGCTGCTGGCCAACGGTGCGCGCGACACCCCTGGCTGTGGCGCCATTGAATCCGCGGCTGCCGGCGGTCACACCGGCGTGCTCTCCTGTCTGCTGGCGGCAGGTCGCGAGCGGCCGACGCGCACGGGCGTCTTGCGAGCGGCCCTCCTCGCGGCGACGCTCGGCGGCCATCGCGACGCTGCGCGCCTCTTGTCGGACGCGCTCGGCGCGACGCCAGAGCCGATGGTGCTCATAGCCGCGGCGCTCGGAGGCGACCTGGCCACGGTGCAGGACCTGCTTGCGGCCCACCCCCGGTGGGCGCACCTGTGCGCTCACGCCGCCTGTGGTCCCATCGTTCTGCCGGCGTCGGACCAGTGGCCTCAATCCGAGTGGACGCCCTTTTGGAGCCACCCGTGCGCGCGCCGAATGGCGGGCGTGGGTCGCGCGCCGTACGTTCGCGGCGACCCGCCAGGGGGACGCGCACCTCGGCGTCTCGACTTGATCGGCGCCGCGTGCGTCTCGGGCAACGTCGACGCCGTTCGCACCCTGTGGGCGGCAGGCGTGGGCGTCCGCGACACGTGGCGCGACAACCTGGCCACGTGGGCCGCCCTCGGGTCAAGCCGCGACGTGCTGGCCTTTGTCGCGTCGAAGCGCGCCGAAATCGAGTGCGCTCACGGCGACATGGCACCGGGTCCGATGCGCACCGACGATGTACTCAAGACGGCGGCCATCTCGCGCGACATGGATCTCGTGCGACTCGCCTGGACGCTCTTTGACCGTCCGCGCCCCCGCGACACGCACTTTATCGGGTCCAGCGGCGTCGACATGGCGCGCTTTGTAATCGACAATGACGTTGTGGCGTCGGTTGCGGAGCGCGCCAGGCTCATGGCCAAGGCCGCCTTGAATGACGGCGACGCGGCCGCCTACCTGATCCAGCACCACGCGGACGAGTTGGCCCGCGGCCTGGCGGCCACGCGCACGTGCCTCCCGAGAAGCGTCGAGGCGGCACGCCTGCTCTTTGACCGCGGGCTCGCGGTCTTTACGCCCCAGACCGTGATGCATGCCATCTCGGCGCTGCGGACCGACGTCGTGCGCTACCTGGTCGTGGAGCGCGGCCTCGGCATGGCGCCCGTGGCGCGGTGCCGACCCGCGCCACCTGGCCACGCGCTGCCGACGCCCGAACCCGACGCCGACGGCCTCTGCTGGCCGCCGAGCAAACTGCGGTACCTGTTTCGATACACCGACGCAGAACTTATCGGATGCCTGCTCGACCGGTGCGCCGACTCTGCCGAGCGCGCCCACCACACCGACGCGGCCCTCTGCGCGTCGGTTGCCCTTGGCCGTCGCGACATGTTTGACGCACTGCTCGCCAGGCGCGCTGCCGACCCGCTCGCGCGCCCGCTCGTCTTTGAGATGCCGTACCATAGCCACCCGTGGATGCGCCTCGACGGCGTGCTCTTGGGCCGCCTCGTCGCGGCGCTCGGCGTGCAGGGCATCGACTTTGCGCAGTGCAACCTGCTGCCGTGGCTCGGCAAAAGGTGCCTGCCGGCGGCGGAGGACTTGTGCCGCCGCGGTCTCTACGACCCGGCGCCCGAGTGCGCGCGCGTCCAAGACGGCAAAGGGCATCCGTGGCTCCTCATCCGTCCTAGAGTGAGCGGCGCGCTCGTCTCTTCGCGTGCTGTCATCGAATGGCTGGCGGCGCGGGGCATGCGGCTCGCGCGCCTCTGCCCCGCGTCGTGCTCCATCTGTCGCAACGCGCGCGACGGCAGGCCGCCGTCGAGCCCCGTGGCGTCGACGTCGTCATGTGCCCACGAGGAGCCCTGATCGCTGGCACGGCCCGAGATATATTTTGTCCAAGGCCGTCTCGTGCGCGTCGATCCTTTTTTTTTTGACTCGGAATTTGAAAAAAAAAGAAAAAAAGGCAAACAAGCAGGCGCACAAAAAGACAAGGTCCCGCAGAGATCTTTTTGTCTTTTTAAGAAAAAAACCAAAAGACAAAAAAAAGAAAAGGGCAGGAAAGAGGCATCGGGACAAGAGACTGCGTCGCTGCCGCAGGCGCGAAAAGGCACGACCTTTTCTCTCTCTTTTGGACGACGAGCGTGCTGCCGGACGGACCGGTGCGACGCGCGGTCGTCCATCCGTTGGTGTCGTCTTGTGGATCGTCGACAGAGCGCGAGGGCCAACGCCCAAGGACAACGAGCCACCACCCGCCATGACGACACCGGCCGCGCAGCACGTCGAAATCGCCAACGACCTCGGCACGAACCTCTACTTGCACCTGGCCTTTTACGGCGGCGGCGCCAGCGACACCGTGCTGGCGCCCGGAGCGCGCGCGGGCACGTACTCTGGGACGCCCACCGCCAAGCGGGTCCAGTGCATCGGCCTCCACGGCCAATTCAGCGGCTCGCCGTACGCCACCTGCATCGACCAGGGCGCGGTCCTCTCGCTGACGGTGCGCCCCGACGGCATCGAGCGCTCCTAGTCCCCTAGCCAGTCGGCCCACCGCTTGCCTCGTCTGTGCACGCGTTGAAGGAAATGGGAACAGAGAGAGACAGAGAGACAGAGGAAAAAACGGTCCCTTGGCGACGATGCGATCGCCCGATAATTGTGTGGGGTTTTCCGGTTTTTGTCTGTTTTTGGGCCATGTCGACCGGAAACAAAAAAAGACCGGGCCAGGGGCAAGAGCCGCGTGTGCAGAAAGACCTGTGGACCTCTGGATCGAAAAAACCCAGCCTCTGTCGGCACCTCGCCGTCGGTGTTTCTTTTTTCTTGTCGCACACCCACTACTCAAATAAATTCCTGTGCAGTCATTGGTTGCGCGCCATGGCTTTGTTTTTTTTTAAAAAAAGATGCGGTGCAACAAGGGGTTTTGAGTCGCGACCGGCGAAAAGGGGCACAGAGACCAAACATTTGTTGTCGGTCGGTGGCCGCGATAGTCAAGGAGCCTGACCGCCAGAGACTCCCTGATGAGATTGGATGCAGTTGGCTGTCGCCAAAAGTGCCCCTGCGGTTGACTCTGAAATCTTGTTGTTTTGGTCTAGGCCATTTGGCTCTTGGTCCTCGACGACAATATCTTGTTTTGGTTTTTGTATTTTGCACAGTGCGGTGGACCGGGCGCTGCGTGTTTGCCGTTGGCCAAAGAGTCCACAAAATTTTTTTAAAAAAAAAGCGACCGGCTTCTTTTTGGCATCGCGTCCCTTTCGGTGTCCGTCGCATTTGTGGCCCCAAAGGGAAAAAAGGCGCGGGCCTCAGAAAAAAAACAAGACCCGCTGCGGGCGGCGTCAACTTTCGATTTCGGCTCCTCCTCTTTTTGTTGTTGTTGCCCCTCTCATGCCAGAAAAGGGGCCGACCGATCTCTCTTCATTTGTTAAAAAAAAAGTCTTTTTCCTATATATATATATGTTGCGCGATATCTCTTCTTTTTTTGGTTGGAGACTATTCAAGAGGGGAAACATGCATTGGGAACACGGCGAGGCCGGGGCATCTAGTGGTAGCGCGCGTGGTCCACACAGGCGCTGCTCGACGACGAGGACGACGGGCACGAAGAAGAAGAAGAGGACGATGACGATGAGGACGATGAGGACTTGTCCTTGCAGCACTTGACGCGCACCGTGGAGCGCTTGCGCGCCTTGGGTCGGTGGGGCTCAAAGTGGGCCTGCTGCGGCGCGCACGCGTCAAAGCACGGCCGGGCCTGGCACAGGATGCACGAGGGGTCAAAGCCCGGCGGGAAGATGGTGCCGGGCAGGAGCAGCGAGCAGGCGGGCAGGGTGATGGGCGCCGTGAGCACGGTCGCCACGGGCAGCACGATGGGGGCCTCGAGGGTGACCTCGACGGGCAGCGGGAAGCCGGCCGGGAAGACGGCGCCGGCGGCAAACACGGTGCCCGCGGGCAGCACCGAGCCGGCCGGGAAGGTGACGGCCGTGGCCAGGGTCACCGGGCCGGGCGTCACGCTGCCGGCGGCCAGCACCGAGCCGGCGGCGATGACCGACCCCGGCTGGAGCACGACGTCGGTGGCGAGGGTCGTGGTGACCGAGAGCGCCGACAGGCCCGGCACGATGGTGCCCGCCGGGAAGATGGTGCCCGCCGGCAGGGTGGTGCCCGCGGCAAAGGTCGTGGGCACGGCTAGCACCGTGGTGCCGCTGATCACCAGCGGCGCCGTCAGGGTGCTGCCGGCGGCGATCACGGTGCCCGCGGCGAGGATGCTGCCGGCGGGGATGGTCTGCGCGCCCGGCAGCACGATAAAGGGCAGCGGCGCGCCGGCGGCGATCACGGTACCGGCGATCAGGGTGAACCCGGCCGGGAGGGTGGTGCCCGGCGGCAGGGTGAGGGCCGCCGTGAGCACGATGGGCGCCGTGAGCGCAAAGTCCTGACCCAAGACGGTGCCCGCCGGAAGCACGGTGCCCGCTGGCAGGGTGGTGCCCGCCGGGAGCACGGTGCCCGCCGGCAGGGTGACGGCGACGGGCAGGGTGAACCCGGCGCCGAGCGTGCTGCCGGCGCCGATGATGGTGCCCGCCGGGAGTAGGGTGCCCGTCGGCACCACGGTGGCGGTGGCGGTGGGTCCCACGGCGGCTACGAGCGCGCCCGCGGGGAAGAAGACACCATCGATGGTGACGCCGACGGGGAACGTGGTGCCGATCGGGAAGGTGGTGCCCGCGGCAAAGGTGGCCGGTCCGGTCGTGGTGAAGGCGGCGCCGGTCGGGCCGATGGCGGCAGCGGTCGTGATGGGCGCCGTGAGCACGGTGCCGGCGGCCAGGGTCAAGGGGCCGCCCAGAGTGGCGGCCGCCGTCAGGGTCAGGCCGGCCGGGCCGACGGTGACAGCCGCCGGGAGGGGCAGGCCGGCCGGGAACAGGAAGCCGGTGGGCAGCGTGGTGCCGGTGGGCAGCGTGAGGGGCTGCGTGATGGTAAAGGCGCCGGTGAGGGTGAGGTCGGCCGACAGGGCCACGGGCGCCGACAGGATGGTGCCCGGTCCGATGACCGACCCGGCCGCGAGCGTGATGGGCGAGTTGACCACGGTGTCGGTGGTGAGCGTGATGGGCGAGGTCACCGGACCGGCCGGGATGGTGAGGCCGCCCGGAATGACGGTGCCGGCGGGCAGGGTCACGGCCGCGGCGAGCACGGTGTCAAAGACCAGCGTGGCGTTGCCGGGCGACACGGTGCCCGAGCCCAGGAGGGTGCCCGAGGCGAGCACGCTGCCGGCGGCGATCAGTGCGGGCGTCGCCACGGGCACCTCGTCGGCGACAGTGACGGCGGCGCCCAGGGTCGCTCCGCCGCCGATGACGCTGCCCGCGGGCAGGGTCACGGGCGACGTGAGCGTCACAGCGGCGGGCAGCGTGATGGCCTCGTTGACGGGGACCGCCACCGGGAGCACGGTGCCGGCCTCGAGGATGGTGCCCTCGGGCAGCGTGGTGCCCGCCGGCAGGATGGTGCCCGCCGGCAGCGTGGTCGGGCACTGGAGGACGACGGGCTCGGCGAGCGGGCACGAGACGAGCGGGCACGACGACCCGCAGCACTGCTGGCCGCACGACGACGGCGATTGCTGCTGGCAAAAGGCAAAGGGAGACACAAAGGACGACGACATGGCGGCGATGTCTGAGAGAGGGCGCGCGTGTGTGTGTGTGAGAACGGGAGCGGGGAGCCTTTGTGTTTCTATGAAGGTGCGACGGATCGCGGCGGTCGGGCTCTCTTGCGGGTGGGTGCGGCGCACAAGGTCGATGATGGGGGAGGGCGCACAAACAGAGAGCGGACAGACCGGCAGGCGGCGGTGGTGGTGGTGGTGGATGGGGGTGGGAGAGGTGACGGCGTACACTCCTTACGACAGGGGCGCCTCCCTTTGCGCCGCCGGGCGACCGAGCGCTCGACAGGCGGGCCGCCCGGCCCCGCGGGGCGGGAGAGCGCCAGCGAGGAGAGGGAAAAAAAGTCGACCGCCCGGCGCGGTGAGAGGGGGAAAAAGAGGGGCAGAGCACAAAGGGAGGCGCGCCCAGAGAGCCAAAGACCCGGTGTCCTTTTTTTCGTACAACAAAAAGAACCTTTGACGGCAAAAAAGGCGACGCAGCGGCCCCAAAGCGCGACGGATTCGTCCTTTTCCCCTATTTTTTCCATTTTTTTTAAATTTTTATTTGGTCTTCTTTTTTCGCGTCCTTTAGACGGTCGCCTCAGCGTCGGGTCAGGTCGGGGGGAAAGAAGAGGGGGTCCATCCGCGGCACAAGGGACAAAAAAGGAGAACGGGCAACGGCAAAAAATGGAGACCACATCGGGTCACCGGGGGCGTCGCGACGGCGCGCCGGCAGTGTCCTTGACGGCATTGCCAGGGGCGACATCCCTTGGACCGTCGGGTCCTTGGGCGTCCTCTCGCGAGTCGTCGCTGCCGAAACTGCCGCTGTCATAGTCGCTGCTGTAGGCGACGTCATCATCATCGTCATCCTCACTGTCGTCCCAGTCTGAACCCGAGCCCGATGATGACGAGGACGAGGACGAAGCGGCGTCGTCCGACGGCACGGGCCACACCAGGGCCTCGGTGTAGGGTCCGGACGGCATGTGGCGCGCCGGCAGCATGACCATGTCGTCGCTGGCCGCCCAGGCCAGCGAGAGCACCGTGCGCATGTAGCGGATCGGGTCGCGCTCAAAGTGCACGCCGCCGGGACCAATGTCGACGTGTTGGCGGCGCGTGTGGTTGATGAGCGCCCACGCACGCGAGCGCGCCGGCTGCGCGCCGGCCTCGGGCGGTACCGGCGCGGAATCCGATGCCGGCGCGATGGTGGGCGCATGCCGGGCGCCGCTGCCGCCGCCGCCATGGGGCGGATGGCCGTTGTTGGTGGTGTGTTGCGTGCCTGCTCCCGTCGCCTGCATTTTGTCGGCCGCGTCTCCTTTGACCCTCTGCTCGCCCTCCTTTTTTTTCTGGTGCTTTCCCTCCCTCTTTGCTCTGGTCGGCCGGGTCGCGTCTCCTCCCCCTGTGGGCTTGTGCTTTTCCTCTGTGGGCGCGCGCTTCTTTTTTTTCTTTCGCTTCGGGCTCGCCTCGAGTCCCTGGCGCGCGCGACCGACCGCCGACATCACAAAAAAAGGCGAGACCCCGCCGGCGCAAAATCCCCGGCCGGAAAAGGGCGCGACCGCTGCAGAGACCCGCGACAAAAAGGGCGCCGCCGACAACCGTCGCCCCAGGCAGAAAAAGACAAAGGAAAAAGAGACTGGCAGAAAAAAAAAGAGGTGACCTGCCGGACGGGAAAAACAACGCACGCGCCAGAGCAGAAAGGACGGGAAAAAAGGCCATGGTGATCATTGCCCAACGTGAGGCTCTCTCTTTTCTTTTGGCGTGCCGCCGACCCTGCGACAGTTTTTTGCCTCGTCTCTGCTTTTTTCGCCTGCATTCTTTTCGGTCTGCGCGCTGCCGGCCTGCACTGTCGGCAGCCCCTGCAACCACCCAAAAATACTTTTTAATCCGTTTCGTTTTTTCCTGCATCGCAAGAATGACCGACGAGGGCAAAGGGGACGCGCGCGGTCCTCCGGTCAAGCGCGCGCGGCACAGCGACCCGTGTGCCGCTGATGGGCTGCCTTGGGAGGCGCGCCTGCCGCCCGAACTGTGGTCACGCGTCTTTGCCGCCGTCGACGACCCGGTCGCCGCCGCCGCGTGGCGCGCAGCGTCTGCAGGCGCGCGGCGCCTCTTTGACACGCTCCCTGGCCACGACCCGTCGTGCGGGGGCAACCGCGCCCTCTACGAGGCATGCCGTCGTGCCGACGAGGCGGCCGTGTGTCGCCTCCTGGCCGACCGCCGCGTGGTCGCGTCCCTCTGCCACGGCGGACCCAACCGCCACGGGTCGCTCTTTGGCCACGAGAGCGCGTCGATCACGTGTCGCCTCCTCGCCGCCTCGGCCGACGCCGCCGGCGTCCACGGGCCGCGGCTCGCCACGCGCGACGTCGAGGCAGCGTGTGCGGCGGCGCGCACCACCGACGCCGTGCCACTGCTGCTCTTGGCCGCGGCGCCGGCGCGCGCCTACTCGACCCGACCGGTGCCCGTCATCGCATCAACTGTCGGCGTCACCGAGGCATGCCTAGACGCCGCCATTGCGCACCGCCGGCCGCTGCTCCTGCGCGCGCTGCTGGCCTTTGCGGCCTCGCACGCGTCCGGCACCCGCGACTATGGCGACCTGGCGGCGCGCGCCGCCGTCAGCGCTGTGCGCCGTCGCGACGCGGCCATGTTGCGCATCGTGCTCGACGCCGACGGCTACCGCGCGCCCGAGGCCGCCCTGGCGCGCAACCACGGCGGCGCCGCCGACGGCGAGGTCGACCCGCTGTGCGAGGCCGTGCGCTACGGGTGGATCGAAGGCGTGCGCCTCGCGGCCGGCCATCGATGCTATACGGTGCCCGGTCCGCATGAGCCGCCCCTGGACCGTGTCCAGCGCCTGGCGCGCGCCTGGTGCGTGGCGCTCGCCTACTGGATGGCGGTGCGTCTGCGGCGCGCCGAGGCCGTGCGGGCGCTGACGCGCTCGCACAGGCCCACCTGGTGCCACCCCGAGTCGCCGCGCGCCATCGACGCGCTTCTGGCGCACGGCCCCACGCGCACCTTTATCGCCCTCATCAAGACGGCCCCCATGGCGCGCAAGGTGGCACAGCGCGCCGCGGCGACCGGTCGCGCCGTCGCCCTTGGCGTGGCCCTCGCGCGCGTGCAGCACCTGTGCGCCGGCATGGCGCAGGGTGTCTTGGCGCGCGTCATCGCCAAGGCCGTCGCTGCTGCGCAGCACCCGCCCGAAACACAGACGCCCGATGGGGTGGGCCTTCTCTCGCGGCGTCTGACGGACGCGCCTCCAACCGACGTCGACGCCCTCGTGCGGAGCCTCTTGCACGACCCGCCACGCCCGACGGACCCATGGGCGCCGGTGCCCATCACCGACGACACCGCCACGGGTGACAACCAAGGCGTCGTCGATGACAACTGGGGGCGCGTCAAGCGCTCGGGCTACCTCGACGGCCTGCGTGGCTAGGGCCTCTCCTTCTTCTTTTTTTTATGGTTATTATGATCATTGTTTTTTACCGGGCGGCCCGTCCCTCGAATACAGGCGTCCTCTTGTTGGCGCAGCGCCGCAACTGCCCTCTTTTTTTTTTCAAAGTCTCTTTTGGTCTGCCTGTCTGTTTTTGCTGTGTGTGTGTCTTGTGTGTGCGTGTCGGGGGCCGGCTCCGTGCGCGCGCAAACCCGACGCCGTGGTCGAGACAAGAAACCAATGGGCGGAGCGACAGACAGACATATACGGGAAGGGCAGGGCGCGGTCGAACCCGAGCCGTGGGCGCGTGGGCGTTGCCGCCCTGTTGGACCGACTGTACAAGGAAAAGGGCACCGACAAGAGTAACAAAAAGAGACCGATAGAGCCTCTGCCACTCGTCATGAGCGCCTACGACGACGACAACAACGGTCGGGCCGACCTTTTCGGCATGACGGGTCCGCGTGACGGCCTCCTGGTTGCCACGCCTCTGGCCGCGTGGCCCGAGGGCTTTGATGCCGGCGATGACTACCGAGACAATGGTGGCGGCGACGGCTACCAAGACGGCGGCGGCAACGCCGTGGGCGACCAGGTCGCAGCCGCGCTGGCCGCCGCCGAGGCCGCCTCGGGGCCTGTGCCGGGCGAGGCGCTCTCCGAGGCCCGACTGGGCCTGCCCGAGGGCGAGACGGGCCTGCCGGCCATCGACGTCGCCCTGTCGGGCGCGTCGACGCTGGCGCCCGGCGCGCGGTTCGCCGACGGCGCGCCGCCGTTCGAGGTCCAGGTGCTGGTCGATCCGGTCGACGCCCTCGCGCTGGCCGAGTTCTGGTCGGACATCATGAGGGACCACATGCACTTTCTCGGCATGTGGCTCCTCGACACGCCGATCCCGACGACGGGCGGCAGCGGCAGCGGCGGCGACGAGGACCACGCGCGCGCGGCCGGCGCCTTCAAGCAGGCAGCGCGCGACCTGGAAGCCGCGTGGAGCGCCTACATCGAGGGCGCCCTGGCCGCGGGCGACCTCGCCGTGCCGGTGCTGTCGCAACTGATCGCCGAGACGGGCCTGCTCAAGAACCGCATCCTCGAGGCGGTGCGCGCCGGCCAGTACGTCGGCGGCGTCTACGAGTCCTTCCTCCTGGACAACCTCATGGAGGTGGACTACTTTGTCGACGCGCTGGCCGACGCCGTGGGCGGCCAGCGCGAGGTCGACATGTGGAACGAGCACGCGCGCGGCCACGCGCTCCTCGACGCGCACATGCTCGACCCGCTCATGGTCAGGGAGATCATCGATGCCCTCGTGCTCGCCGAGCAGTTTCTGGCCGTGAGCGACGGCGCGCCGCGCGAGCCGCTCGCGGCCCCGACGCCGCTCGACGCCCTCAACGGGCGCACGAGCGCCGACGAGATCATCACCGAGGGCATGCGCCGCCTGGCCGCCGAGGCCGACAGCCCCGCGGCGGCCTCGGCGGCCTACCTCGACGCCCTCCAGGCCATCCGCGCGCGCATGGAGGGCGAGGGCGCCCGTGTCTCGGGCGTCGCCCCACACCGCCTCGTCGTCCACACCATTCGCGAGATCGCCTATGGCCTGGAGCGCATCCAGCAGATCCAGGGCGCCTAGGAATTTTCTTTTTTTTCCCCACTCTCTCCCCATAACAAAACATTTTTTCTCCCGTCTTCTCGCTTTTGGTCGGTCCGTTCTTTTTTTCCCCTCCTTTTTGTCGCACGTCCTTGTCGTTCTTTTTTTCCACCCTCTCTGTCGCCGGCGGCGCCCGTGCCGACAAGATCGAGCAGAACATTTTGGCAACCGTCCGCAAATATTCATTTTCTCTTTCTTTTTTTTTTGAGGGCCAAATCTCGGATGATTTTCGTGCGGGGGTGGGGGGACTTGGGCGCGCGATTGTCACTCTTGGACGGATCAGTCTGCTTTCGACTTGGCGAGCGCGCCGACTAGAACCGCGAGTTCCTCGCGCGCAGCCTCGAGCCTGCGCTTTTGGTCTTGGGGCACAGAGCGGCCGGTTTCTTCTAGGGCAGCCTGCCTTGCGGCTTCGTGTTTGATCGCGGCGCGCCTGCGCGCTACCCACGCATCGCGGTCTTGATATAGCCACCGCGGCACATAGTCAGATAGAGTGCTCATTATACAAGTTGGGGCTCGCCGTTTTTGAGCGACCGGCGGGACGGGCGGGGAGAGAAGAGGGGGAGACGGCTCGGTCGGACGGGTGTGCAAGGACGCTTTTGGAGATGGGTGGCTCGGCGCCGTTGCCATTCCTTTTTTCCTTTTCTCTTTGCACAGACTTTTTTTGTTTTTTCCGTATGGTTGTTGTCGTTGGATTTTTTTTCGCGTGGCGGTCGCGCCGCCGCAAATTGGACCGACTCAAACCAAGACAGGCGCGCAGAGAAAAAAAAGAGGACGCTCCGTCCGCCTCTGTCTTTGCCCGTACATTTTATGTCCTGTTTACGAAAAAAATACCTGAAACAACCCAATCGCAGACGGCCCGGAAACCAACCAATGGCATGGCGGATTTTAAAGAGTTTGTGACGACAAAACGGTCGCTTTTTGGTGACGATCCCCTGCGAGCGAGTTTGCCGCGCCCTCGCGCGCACCCCCGACCGAACCCGCGGAGGTCGATCGCGCGAGAGGGGGCGCCGCAGACAGAGAACAAGATAAAGGGCACGCCAAAAGGACGGCACAGACCCCCACAAGACCCTTGCTGTGCCCGCCGTCTCTTTTTTTTTTTCGTTGACGTGTTTGCACACACGGAGCAACCTATAGCCCACACCGACGGCCAAGACCAAAAAACCGAGACCAAACCCACACTCGAAAGAGTCCATCTATGCAACCGCACCAACCGCACGAGCGGCCGACGACGGCGCCGCTGCCCGACCCCAAGCGCCAACGCGTTGGCGACCCTACGCCGCCCGCGTCCACCCCTGCCCACGACGATGGCGACGACGCCGCCTTTTGGCTCGCCGCGGTGCAAGAGACCTCGGCCATTGCGGTGCGCGGCCCCGCGCAGGCCGTTGCCCCGGCAGTGTCACGCGTGGTGCAACCGTACTCGCCCGCCGCCGCACCGAGACCGACGCTCCCGCCGCACGCCTCGCGACCTCGCACTTGTCAGTTTGGTGTGTCGGCGGCGCCGGGCGCCATGCACTCTGCCACCGCCCCTTTAGGTGCAAGATCGCACACGGCACCGACAGTGGTCAAGGGCGTGACCACGCAACCGCCTCGACAGGCGTCGGCAGCGGCGCTCCCGCCCCCGTGCCTCTTTGGCGTGTCGTCGGTACCGCGCGTGCGGCCGCCGATGGCCGGCGCCGACGAGCCCGACGATTCGCACCAGCGCGGCGGTTTTTCGCGCGCGCAGCGCCAGCCGCCGACGTCGCCCCCCGCACTGGCCTCGTCCCAGTTCCCGCAAAGGCAGGCGCAGCCGCCGCCTTTGTCGTCGTCGATGATTGCGCAGCGGCCGCCCACTCTCTTTACGGCCGCCAAACCCGCCCTCCCGCCGCCGGTCATTATGCCCTATGTCGCGCCGTCGCCATCATCATCCTCGTCATCATCGTCATCCTCGTCGCATGGGCGTAGCGATTCGCAAGTACGCCCAGGTCACGAGACCCCCATCGAGGGCATCTGTTGCAATTGCAGAGGCGGGACCCGAGAAACCAAGACCGCTGTAACAAAAGGCGGCGCTAATGCGGGCCGGCGCTACTATGTGTGCCTGCAGCGCAATCAGTCGGGCGGGTGCTCATTTTGGCTGTGGCACGACGAGCACGGCAAGGCGCGCGATGCGCCCACCCGTGACCCGCGCGCGCCGCACTATCGCGAGCACCTGGCACACGATCTCTTGCACGCGTCGGGCGGTCGTACCGCCGAGCGTCTGGTCGTGCTCGCGCGCGAGGCCGCCGCCGCCGCCGCCGCTGGAAGCGCCCACCGTGCGGAGACGTCCCCGGTGACATCCGCCCTTTGTGGACTGGAGGGAGTGGCGACGGCGTGCAACGACCACAAGGCGACCGCCGACGCATGGATCGAGGCCGTCACCGACCGCTGGCACGTGACGCGCCCGGTGGCGACGGACCCCTCGGAAACCGATGCCGCCGGTGCCGCCCGCCGCATGCCGCTGGTCGACCTCGACCTGCCCATGGGGGACACGGCACGCGCGGCGTGCCACCCGCACACGGCGCGCCAGATCGCCTGCACGGCCCTGCTGGCGCACATGTTTGCCCTCCGCGGGTGGCGCGTCGTCGTGCAGCCGCCGCAGATGGCCTTTTACCAGCACGTGCACCTCTACATCGCGCGCGGCCACTATGACAAGGAGGCCTACTGGGTGAGGGTCGAGCCGGCGCAGCGCCTGGACCCGCGCGACCCGCCCGACACGCCGGTCCAATACGAGTCGCTGTGGGTGCAGACCGCCGGGCCGCACCCCGACAGCCCCGGCTGGCTCACGGGCTCGCACGTCGACCTCGTGGCCTTTGAGGGCGCCGAGGGTTTCTTGCTCATGGACCGCCGCCGCCTCTGGCGCTACATCGACCGCCACGTGATGCGCACACCCGGCAAGGCGGATGACCAGACGACAGCGACGGCGACTGCGGGACCGTCTGAACCGGCGGTCGTCACCGACCCCGCGCAGGCCGATCATCGCCTGCTCGACATGGGCGCGCTGGGACTGTGCCCACACGAGCGCCGCACCCTTTTGGGGCTCGAGGCCCTCTTTCAGCACGACGACGTCGACAGGCAGCGCCATCGCGACGCCCCCGCCAAGAGCAAGGTCGTCATCGAGGAGACCCTGTTTTTCGACCGCGCCATCGCGGGACCCTACCTGGCGCGCATGGGCCGGCCCGCCCTGCCAGCGCCCGACGCGCCGGACCCGGTCCAGGCGACCGAATCGGCCGTTGTTGCTGTTGCGCCGCAAGATGACACCGGCGGGACGGCGGCACCGCAAGACGGCGCCGGCGGGACGGCAGCACCGCAAGACAGCGCCTGATCTGCCGGCGTTAAGGTTTCCGTCTTTTTTTGGCTTTTTTTATTATTAAATTAAAAAAAGAAAAGGAGAATAGGAAAAAAGGGCGACGACAAAAAGTGGGCAGCCAAACCCAATGACAAAAAAGGCTACTCGCACCGATCGATCTTGGAGGCCGCGTTGAAAAAAAAAAGTGGGAGCGCGGCGGGCGCATGACATAGGCCGCTCTGGGCGCGGCCGCCGACGGCGACATGGGCAGTGCCTAGAGTGGGGGAAAGTGGCGCAGAGCCAAATGGAGAGAGACAGAGAGCACGCGCAAAGCGCAAGCAGCCCAGGGCGCCAAAGGCGACGACGCCCCATTGGAAAAAAAGGAGCGCCTGTGCCGCGAGGGCTGCGACGCGCGTGCGCCCTAAAGGAAAAAAAAAAGAGGCAAACCGCGCAGGTGCAAGGCAAGACCGCGAGCCCAAAGGAAAAAAGAAAAGAGAGATCAAAAAAAAAGGAAAAAAGGTCGAGAAAACCACGGCGACGTGGGGCAGGTTTGCACACATTTTCCTTTCGCCAGCCTTTTGCCTCGCCTCTCGTGCGCGCCCTTTGTTTCTCTATTTTCCCCTTGTTCCTTTTTTCCACTGCATCGGACCGTCGGCATTGCGCCGATGCGATCCGACACCATGAGCGCGCCCGACCGAGGTACGCTCCCCTCCTTGGTTATCCCTTTTTTTATATCGGTTTTTTGTTTCTTTCCGTTTGCGTGTGAGAATTCCTGGTGTTCTTTGCGCTTATCAAAATGATGTGCGGGCGTGGCGTCGCTAATCGCGGCGACTTTGTATGGCAGATCCGTGGCGCCAACGCGCCCGTCGCGAGAGCGATCCCGGCGCGCCCGCCAACATCTGGGCGCTCGACGACGTGCCCGCGACCTATCGCGGCGCGCACGGCGGCGCGACCACGACCACCACCAGCGACGCCACGCGTGATCGTCACGACGCCACGACGAGCGGCGCCCTGTGCGACACGCCGTTTGCCGGCAATGGATACGCGCAGCAGACCTATGACGACGGTGGCGACTATGCGGCACACGACGATCGTGGTTATGACAACGGCGGCGTTGGCGCACAGGCCGACCGGGAGGAGGACGAGGACGACTCCAAGACCGACATCCTCTTGCCATCGACGCCCTCGTCGTCGTCGACCATGGTGTTTAGCGGTATGCCATCGCGTCTCGTCGACGCGTCGGCCCTGCCGCCGCCGGGCCTCTTTGACCACGACTATGACTATTACGGGCGCGAGGATCACAGAGATCACGGCGGCGGCTACGAACCCGTCGGGGCCGACGTCTATCGAGGCAAAGACGATGGCGGCGGCGCGTACGAGCGCGACGTCGCGTCGGTCGACGCGCTCGTGCCCACCAATGGTCTCGCGCCCGTCGACAATCGCTGGCTGCGTGATCCCATCGTGGCGGCGGCCGAGTTTGCCCGGCCGTCGGCCGTCGGGCCGCCGCCGCCGTCAGTGGCGCACACCCTCCCGGTACGTCGCGCAGCACCAAAAAGGTCGCGACGCTCAGGGAGGCGCTCGACAGAGGCGTCCCTGCCGCCGCCGCCACGGCACGCGCTACCACGCGACGTCTCGTCAAACGGCACCGCGGTACCGCCGCCGATCGTGCGACCGAGCCCGCCGCGCCAGACGGCCGGTGCGCCGCCCGCGCCAGAGCACGCCAAGGACCGGCACGACGATGCGCGCGCGCCCCTGCCCCCTTCCTCCTCGCAGGAGCCGCCGGCAGCGCCCCTCTTCAACGCCGACGGGTTCGTGGTGCCTCTGGCGCGACGTCGGCGCACGTGGCAACTGCCCGTGTGCATCGCCGGGCAGGCCGTGTGGGTGGCAGTGAGCACGACGCGGCGCACGCTGACCGTGTCGACGCACGACCTGCGGGAGGCGCGGCTGCGCGTGCCCGCCGCCGACCTCGTGTGCTCGCTGCCGGCCAAGCGCGCGCAACTCTACTGCTCCGACGTGGTCATCCCGGTGGAGGATCCGACGGGCGGCGGCGCCACGGCCGCCATCCGCGCGCGCCGCTTTGACTTTTACGTGGGCCGCGGGCGGTTCGCCAGCCGCGTGGGCCTCCTGGGCGGACCCGACCGGCGGTCGCTCTTTGCCCACCTCCGGCTGCCCGTCGACCTGTTTGCCCTGCGGCTCGACCATCCGCGGCCATCGGCGTGGCGCGCACATCGCCGAGACGACGCCGTTGTGGCAACGACGACGCTGTCGGACGGCCGCGGAAGCGATGGCGCGCGCGAACGTGATCACCAGCACCACCATCATCACCATCAGGAGCAGCAGGGCCAAGAGACCCGCCGACGACAGCGCCATCGTCGGCGGCGCCGTCGCGAGGTCTCATGGTTGGCGCTGGGTGCGGCCGCCGAACCGCCCGACGGCGCTGTCTCGTGCGCGCTCGTGCACGCGCCGGGCGATGAAAAGGGCGTCGTGGCGCTGGCCGCCGCCGGCATCCGCGTGGGCCGTGTGCGGTTCGACTTTCTCGACCCGCTGCCGGCCATCGTGCACGCCGAGGTGCCCGGCCTGTGCGTGCCGCGCGAACTCTACGACGCCATCGTCGAGCGCATCGCGCGCGCGTCGGGCCTCTTTTGCGGCGGCGCGTCGGTGGAGCGCGGACGGCGCGCGCTCGCCAGGGCCGTCGCCCGCCTCCCGCACCTGGCCATCGTGCTCCATCGCGATCCGGACCGCATCGACGGCGGCGGGCGCGTGCGCCTCGACGTGCCGCCGTGGGCCTACACCCTGTGGCACCGGCCGCGCGCCGTCGACGGCGCCGCTCGGAATGACGACCGAGGCGACGACGACGACGGCGGCCGCCTCCAATTGCTCATCTCGCCGCTGGAGGCGCCCGAGCGCGACGACCAGCAGTGCATGGTCATGGGCGCCGCGTGTTTTTCGCGGTGCGTGGCGGCCTTTTCCGCGGACCGCGGTCGCGCCTGGTTCTGGAGCGACGCCGACGACAGCGACCCGCCGAGCACCAGCGACGACGACGACGGCGACGGCTGCCGCCCATAGAGACAGGGCGAGCGTGTTTGCCGCCCCCGCTTGGTCAACGACAACAACAACAGCCGAAAACGGCCGTTGCAAAAAAAGACAATAAAATGACAACAATACACACAAAAAAGAGAAAAAATCGAGCAGACGCCCTTCCGACATGTTTCCCATGAATTTTTTTCTTTTGTTGTATGTTTGTTTTTTCCCCCAAGTGACGGCGACCGCACGGAAAAGACAGAGGTCACGAGGCACCGAGGTACCAGCGTGCCTGGTCGCCCTCTGGCGTGCAAGCGACGCAGAGACACGCCATGCACGTGCCAACTGCGGCGCCCTCTTTCGGCGCCTCCTCCTCCTTGGCAGCCGAGCGCCCCAGAGCGCGGCACACGGGCGAGTGGGCCGCCACGCGATACGAATGGCCGTGGTTCCCCCTATGCCAAAAGACAGATAGGCGCGAGCCGTCGACATAGAGCGTGTCCACGGTTCTGCGGTGCGCGTCGCTCTCGCACGGCACATAGCGCATGCGCTTGAGCCGGCTGTCCCAGCCGTCGGAACCTGGCAGCGAGCCGTCATCGGGGATTGTCGCTCCGCCGACGCAAAAGAGTTCCTTGGCACGGTCGAAAAACACTCGGCCGTCGGGCGAGATCAGAGCGCCTTCGCCACGGGGTGCGCCGCGCTTCCACGAGGCCTCGACGCGATTCCCGTTGGGCCACGTGTGGACGCCCCATCCATGGGGGTTGGTGTTGGCCCAGTGGCCGCTGTAGGACCGTCCGTCGGGCAGGGTCATAGTGCCCTCGCCGTCTCTCCGTCCGCGCGTCCAGTGGCCCTCGTACCGGCGCCCGTCTGCGTGGTTCATCACGCCCCACCCCGAGCGCCGGCAGTCCACATACGCGCCCCGGTAGACGGACCCCGATCGCCACACGTATGTGCCCTGGCCTTGGCGTATCCCGTCGACGTACTCGCCGTCGTACCGGTCGCCGTCGTCGGCCTCGATTGTGCGGCCGTGCTTTTTGCCGCGCGCCCATTGACCTTCTTCGGTGCGCGATCCGCCAGAGGCCGACGCCAGCGCAAAGGCGTCCCGCGGGTCGACGTCGCGCGCCCTAGTCAGGCACTCGACGTACACGTGTAGTCCGTAGCCGTGCGGCACACCGCCGTCCAGGTCGCCGCAGTAAAAGTGGCCCATCTTTGTCATGGCCACGCAGCCGGGTCCCTCTGCCGGGGCGGCGTCGGCACGCCGAGAGCGCGCCCGGTAGAGCCAACGCCAGTCCTTGCCAAACTCGGCAAAGTGCTTGTGCACCGACGGTCCGTAGCGGCGGACGTATAGGCTCTGCCATAGCGTGTCGTCACGGCTCAGGGCAGCGAGGCGGCGGGCCACGGACGCCGCACGGGCCGGCACCTCGGCGTCGGACAGCGCACTGAATACGCCCAGCAAAAGTTCGTCGGGCAGTGCAAGCAAGAGGCACTCGTCGACCGCATTGTCGTCATGCAAATCGACGGCCGACGGCGGCGTGTGCCTGTCGTTGGCGGGCCTGCCATCGTCGCCATCATCATCTTCTCTGTCGCTGCCTCCTCTGCGCAGAGCACAGTCGAGATCCATTCCTTCGAGAGACATGCCCGACTGTCGCTTTTTCTTTCTTCTTTTGCGGGCAGCAGACAGTTTTGCCCGACAAGCGGTGGCCAGACAAAAAAGGCGTTGGCCTTGACTGTTGCGCGTGTGGGTCTCGCCAAACCATAACCCCCCGGACGGAACCCAACATCTTGACGATCGCCCACGACCAATGGACTCTTCTTTTTTTTCATTCGCGCAAACAAAAATTTTGGCAAACAAAAAAGAGAACGGCGCGAGCAAAGCGCAAGTGCGCGCGTGTCGTCGGTGCGCCATCGGCGTGAACCCGCCTCTTTTTCCGCTCGGCCGTGGCTGCCCTTGCGCAGGGGCAGGGCAACAGAGGAGCCGGGCCTCGGTCCCGGGCGGCCCTATTGGCCGCCACTGCCGAAAGGTTGCGATCGCCCGCCGGGCCTCGGCATAGCGGCAACGCCGCCAGGTCCTTTTAGCGGGCGCCGACGCAGACAAAGCAAGGGCCACAACAGGCGACCAGCGAGAAGAAAATCACGAAAGAGAAAGAGAGAAAGAGATTCTTTTCGACAGAATAGGCCCGACGAGGATGTTGCTGTTGTTTTGTGCTGACTGTTGGGGGGGGGGGAGAGGGAAGGTTTTCTTGGGCTCGAGTAAGGGCGACTCGCACGCATGCAGGCGGGCGGCCTTGTGCCGCTGCACCGACGGCCTAATTGGAGACGTCGTACCAAGAGTCGGTCTGGCCCTGCGCGCGGCATGCCAAGAGGCACGCCATGCACGTGCCGACTGTGGGGTCCTTGCCGTCGCCCTGCTCGATGGGACGGCCGGCGAGCGTGCACGCTTGCGAATGGGCAAGCACGCGGCGGGTGCGGTCCTGATCTGCCGCGAGGCACTCTACAAGCAGCCGCGACCCGTCGAGGTAGAGGGCGCCAAAGGCCGTCGGGTGCGCGGCACCGTCGGTGGGTCCCCTGCACGCGCGCTTGATCCCGCCGCCCAAGTCGACGCCGTCCGGAACCGTCACGCCACCGACGCAAAACACCTCGTCGGCGTCGTCGACAAAGCGACGGCCGTCGGCGGCGATCAAGGCAGCCCGACCACACGGATGGCTGCCCCCGCTCCAGGTGCCCTCGACGCGCTGGCCGTTGGGCCACACGTGGACGCCCCGCCCATGGGGTGTACTCAACTGCCATTGTCCGTGGTGTGACCGGCCGTCGGGCAGGACCAGGGTGCCCTCGCCGTTCCACCCTCCGCGCTCCCATTGGCCCTCGTAGCGATGGCCGCTCGCACAGCAGAGCACGCCCCAGCCCTTGCGCACGCCGTCTACGTAGGCGCCCCGGTATGTAAAGTTGCCGGGACACGTGAAGGTGCCCTGGCCGTGCCGCAGTCCGCCCGCGCATTCGCCCTCGTATCGGTTGCCTGCGACAGAGGTCACGACCGTGTGGCCGTGGGGTTGGCCGTCGGCCCACAGACCCTCGGCGCGCGAACACGCCGGCCGCGCAAAGGCACCGCGTGGGTCGACGCCGTTGGAAACAACGTCCTGTGCGTTGACACGCACCTTTAGGCCGTAGCCGTGGGGCACGCCCCGTTCCAGGTCGCCACAATAAAAACAGCCCTCGTTGTGCTCGACGGCCACGCAGCCAGGTCCGGTCGAGCCGACGGCGCCACGCTGCGAGCGCGCTCGGTAGAGCCAGCGCCAGTCTTTGCCGTGGGCGACAAAGTGGTCGTGCATGGGCGGCCCGTAGCGCCGCTTGTACAGGCATCGCCACAGTGCATCGTCGCGGCTGAGGGCGTGCAGGCGCCGCGCCACCGGCGCCATCCGGCCCGGCACCTCGGGATTTGGAAAGGCGCCCAAGATTGCCCACAAGAGTTCTCCGGGCAGCGCGAGCAAGAGGCAGTCGCCGTCGGATGAGGCGACGTCAGTCTGCTCGCGGCTGCCAGAGCCGCGGTCTCTTGGTCGGTCCCATTCGATGGGCTGTAATGCCGCGGCCATCGTTGCCGCCTCCACGCAAAAGACAGCGACCGAGGGCGAATGAAAAGAACAAGGGAAAAGGGAAAAGAAAAAAGGTCCCTTTTGTTTGTGCCGCGCGGTTGCGATCGTGCCCTTGGGTGGCGGTCTCCTTTTTTTGCCGCGTGTGCGGCGATGACGACGACAAAAACACGGTTCAAGTGCCGCTGTCGCCGTGGTATTGCTCGCTAAAAATTGACCAATGAAACTTGTTTTAATCGTCGTTGCCCCTGCGCTGGTCGCCTTTGTGTGGCATGCGCATATATTCCCCCATGCAAAACTGTCCGTCCCATGTGGACAAGAAAAAAAAAGTTGTGGAACCTGTCTGCGCCCGCCATTGGGCCGGATCGCCCAAGCAGGAAAATTCGCAGCGCGCAGACATTCGGGGCAGCCGCCAACGAAAAAAAAAGTGCCGTCTTTGGGACGGGGCCTCGCCCTCCTTTGAGAGTGCGCGGGTTGTATCAAGTCTGCATTTCTGGACGGCAATACACGACCGAGTTTGATTTTGCACGCGCCTCCCGTCATTGTCGGGATTTTTTCTTTCTTTTTTTATTGCATGCTGTCCTGTCGGCGTGGACTCTGTGCATCCCAACGAACCGCGGTCGACTAAAACCCTTGGCTGGCCACTGGCCGACTCGCCCAAAGCGAGGATTGGCCACGACTTGGCCGAAAGTCGGCCTAGTTGCGACTGCCCATTCTAGTTGCCGGTCCTTTACCGTCGCCGACGCAGACACGCGAAAGAAAAAAAACGAAATCGACCCGTGGGGTGACTGAAGCGACGGACCGAAACCATGGACCGACCGCCCATTCATCGGCTGCGACGCGAATCCAACCCTCACCGCCCCACCCTACAGAACCGGGTCTATGTGATGGTGGGCGACGAGGTCGCGTCCGAGGTCGAGTTTGACATTGCGTTGTGCGACATTGCCTGGGTGCGGACCTACGCGGGGCACGCCGACCGAGGCTATGCGACGCTCGCGCTGGCCGACGCCGTCGACTGGCTGCGCGAGAGCGGGCAGTGCCGGAGCGTGTCGCTGTTCATGTGGCCCCAGTATGGCGCCGACTATCAGCGTCTGTATGGATTCTACCGACGGCTGGGGTTCCGGCCGGCCACACGGACAGAGCGGCGCAAGGTGTGGGACCGTCGGCCGTGCAGGCTCGTTCGCGATCTATAGCAGAGCAGAGCCTAGTGCCGGTCGACAGCCAGGCGGCCCTTGGCCGGTCCATTTTGAGGTGACCGCAGCCGACTCGGCCATCTACAGAATTTGAACCCTACAGGCGACAGTCTTTTTAAATCGCCAATAAATCGCGCCGTATTGGCGCAACCCAATTCTAGTCATGCTCGGGCCCGCATTCGGCCTTGCATTCAGACTTGCAGTCTCTCGTTTTCATCCAGCACATTTTTTTGAAAAGAAATGGAGCACGGTTTATAAAGCGGCAGACAGGGGTCCGATGGGGGGCGAAAAGTCGGTTTGACCGCAATCAGGCGGGCAGTCGCGAGCCATTGGCGCAGCATTCGTCGCCCCTTTTTTTACACTTTTTTGATTGGCAAATCGCAGTCGGCGCAAGCGGGCGAGCCGCCGCGCGCACCGCCAGAGGACCGCAGAAGGCTCTCAAAACAAGGACCGAGGCGATCACGCCAGGAATCGCCCCCGCGCTCTCGCCACCCAAGGCACGCTCTACGCGCCCATGGACACGGTCGGGCTCGCCGCGCTGCCGCCCGAGATCGTGTGGCACATCCTGGCCTATGTCCCCCATCCCAGGGACCACCTGGCGTGCGTCCTGGCATCGCCCCTCTTCAAGGGCGCGCCTCTGGTCGACGTGGTCGCGCGCTGGTCGGGCGCGTCCGTTCCGGCGCTGCTCCGCGCCGGAGCGCCCCTCGCCCTCATCGAAAGGGTGGTGGGCAGCCGCCGCGTGCGCGTGCGCGACGCATTGCTTATCCCGGCGGCGCGCGGCGGGCGACTCGACGTGGTCCAATGGATACACGAGCACAGTAATCCTCCCGCGCAGGTCGGCATGGGAACGTATGACTTCCACTATAGAGACAGCGTCTGCATGCACGGAGAGCAATCGCGCTGCTGCTACACGAGCGAGGAGTTGACGCGGCGCGGCGCGAGGCACAACAATGGCCATTGCGCAGTGCGCTATACAGGGGCGTCCATCGAAGCCATGTACGAGGCGGCGCACTATGGCCGGCTCGACGTGCTCGACTGGCTCCTGATGACACGACACGCGACCGATCTCGTCTCTGCGCATCTCATAGCGCACGGCGCGCAGCCGACTCTATCGAGGCATCTCATGCACGGCGCGCTCGTCGAGGCCCTCGTGGTCGAGGCCGCGAGCGGTCCGGCACGCTCCACCGACGTCCTGGCCTATTTGCACGCCTACGGCGTCAACGCGCTCGGGCCGAGCGACGCCGGCACGTGCAGATGCGCGCCCCGCGCGGCCCTCGCCGCGGCCCGTGCCGACCGCCTGGATGCGCTCCAATGGATGCGTGATGCCAAGTGCGATGCGCGGTTGGACCCGGCAGGGCATGTGGCCCGATCCGCCCTGTGCGATGCTATACGGTGTGGGCGTGTGGGCACGGCGCGGTGGCTCATCGAGGCGATGGATGTGTCCCACTGGCGCGATATCGACCCGCGCCTCCAGGAGAGCCTCACCGACGCCGCCCGTTCCGGACACCTTTCCACGTTGCAACTTATTCACGGCATTGGTGCGCAGGCGTGCGCGCAAGACGTCGTCCGCGCGGCCGCGCAGCACGCGCGCATCGACATTCTGAAATGGGTCATGGGCGACGAGGCCGCGGCCGCACCTGCGGCAGTGCCGCGCATCGCCGGCTGGCCGTCCCTGATCATCGGTCACGCGGCGGTCAAGAAGGGGCACGAATCGGTCGTGCGCTGGCTTGCCGGCAGGTCCGATGCGCGCCGCAATCTGGGAACCGGCGCCTCGGCGATTGCGCTGCGCAAGGGCCACCTGGGCATCGCCGTGCTCTTGCACGATGCCGGCATCGCTCCGTTTGACCGATGGGATTCGCTGTGCGCCGCCGTCCGCACTGGCCAAGCGCATATCGTCCAGCGGGTGATTGCCGGCGGGGCCGCACACAGCGCACTTGCCGTGGCCAAGGCCGTCCGCCTCGCCGACACAAACATCATCGCTCTCTTGTGCGAGCATTATGGGACAGGCCGCCTCCAACAGAGCATCGACATTCTCGCTGGCAAGGCACTGCCGAGCGCGACCATCAGTTGGATCGCTGGCAACGCGCCTCACGTGTGCGTGGCCGAGGCCGGCGCGCGGTCCCGCCGTGCGCGCGTCCATTGCCGCTGCCCTGCGTGCGCGTCGATGTGCGAGGATGTCGTATCCGACTGACAATGAGGAGTTTTTGCCATCGTTCCCCTTTTTTGTATATTTTTTATGATTTTCGAAAAAAGGGGGGACCCTGACCGGCCGCGGTATGCTAAATAAGGAGGAATGGCAGCGCGCACGCGGTAGCCGAAGGGGGGACCCTTGCAAAGAAAATGTGGGCGCCTCGCGGCACTGGCGGCGCCGGCAGGAGAACCGCAGGGCCTTGCCGACGCTCTGCAAGGCCCGCCGTCACGACTCGAAAAGTTGCGGCGGCGAATTTTGTGCGCCGCCGAGGCCCGAGTTGCACGGCAATGTCTGGATGGAATAAAGTGCCATTTTTTTCTCGTCATATCCGGAGAAGAACATCGTATTTTTTCCTCTTTTTTTTGTCATGGGGCCGTGCGACCACGCCCCAACCTCGGCAACCGTCGCGCCCTCTCTCGCCAAAAGAGGGCCGCACCTGGGCGGGCGGGTCTTTTTGTGCCGAGGCCGCAGGCTGTTGGCGCGCTCGGCACTGGACCCATTCGAGTCGCTCTGTGCTATGGCGACTAGAAAGAAAGAGGACGCAGCGCAAAGGGTACGACATCATATCTCGAAAAGAAATGCAGAGAAAATGACGACCCACAGAAAAAAAACCCAACCTCCCCCCCCCCGCGAGAGAGATCAAGAGGCCCGAAAAAGCATTCTTTTTTTTTTCTCGATTGCCACCGAGCACGAGGAACCCCCTAATCAATGAGGGCATACCAGGGGTTGGCGCAGATTCGCGCGCGAGACGCCACCAGACAGGCGATACAGGTGCCGGCCGCGTCCTTGTCCTTGTCGCCGGTCATCACGGCGAGCACGCACGCGCCCGAGTGGGCAGCCACGCGGTAGGACCCACTCTGGTCCGCCGTGGGACAGCCGACAGACAGACGCGAACCGTCGAGGTAGAGGACGTCAAGGGTCAAGGGTTGTGCGGGATCGTTGGTGGGTCCTTTGCCCACTATGCGCTTGATTCGGCCGCCAAAGTCGATGCCGTCCGGGATCGCCACGCCGCCGACGCAAAACACCTCTTGGGCGTCGTCGACAAAGCAGCGGCCGTCGGCGGCGATAAGCACGGCCTGGCCGCATGGGGCGCTGCCGCCGTTCCAGGTGCCCTCGACGCGCTGGCCGTTGGGCCAGGTGTGGACGCCCCAGCCGCACGGGGCGCCCGACCGCCATTGCCCCCGGTGAGTTTGCCCATCGGGCATAAACAGGGTGCCTTTGCCGCCCCGTTGCCCACGTTCCCAGTGGCCCTCGTAGCGACGACCGCTCCGGTGGCACATCACGCCCCAGCCGCTGCGCTTGCCCCGCGCGTACATGCCTTGGTACGTAAACACGCCGGGCTGCGTGTAGGTGCCCTGACCGTGCCGCAGATCGTTTGCGCATTCGCCCTCGTATCGATCGCCGTTGATAAAGGTGCCGACCGTGCGGCCGTGGCCCTTTCCACACGCCCACATGCCCTCTCGGCGAGCACCGCCGGGCAGCGCAAAGGCACGGCGCGGGTCGGCCCTCGTTGCAGCGTCTACCCCTTTGATCCACACGCGCAGGCCGTAGCCGTGCGGCACGCCCTGCTGCAGATCGCCGCAGTAAAAGCGGTCCGTGGCCTCGATGGCCACGCAGCCGGGACTAGTCGAGTCGGCGCCGCCACCGCACTGCGAGCGCGCCTGGTAGAGCCAGCGCCAGTCCTTTCCATAGTCGACAAAGTGATGGTGCACGGGCGGCCCGTAGCGCCACATGTAGAGGTCCTGCCAGAGGACGGTGTCGCTGCTGAGGGCGTGCAGACGACGGCTCACCGGTGCCATCCGGCCGGCCACCTCGGGGTGCGCGAGGGCGCCCAACACCGCCAGCAAGAGTTCGTCGGGCAGTGCAAGCAAGAGACAGTCCCGCTCGTCGCCCGCTATGCATCGGCGGTCTTGGTCGGCAATACGCGAGCACGTGTTTGCGGTCGTCGTCTCCATATACGCGGCCGATCATCAAAAGAGAGGAAAAAAGAAAAGAGGGATAGAAAAAAAAAGTCTTTTTTTTTTCGAGCGTCGCCCGACAGCGGCGGTGTTGTGTGTTTGCGGTCCTTGGACGCCAGTCTTTTTGGCGCCCGACGCCGAGAGGCGTCCCCGTGCTCTATTCCCGCAAATCGTGCCGTGCCGTCTTTTGCAGATAGACCAATGACAATCGTCTTTGCCGCCAGTCTGCGGCGCCCCCTTTTTTGGCCCCGAAAAAAAAATACGGAAAGGAAACCCGCCACAGTCTGGCGCGAGGCGGTGGAAAAAAAAGGACCCAGCCGACGGCGGCGCATACCGCCCCGTCCCGGCGAAATGCGGTGACCACACAGTACCTTTACTTTTAAAAAAAATCGACTGCCCAACCACGGCACGTCGACATCAATCTCTTTTTTTTCTTGCCATAAATTGCGCACGCGGTGGGTGCGATGTGCCGGCACAACACGCAGTCCAGTCCCCACGAACCCTTTTTTGTGTCGCACCAACGCGCGCGCCGACTGATTTCTCGTGGGCTTTTTATTCTTGAATGCTTTTTTGCTATGATTAAAAAAAGGCGGCGTCATTGCTGCGGCCATTGTTTTCTTTTCTCGCTGTCCCTGCCTCGGCGTGCACCTCTGACGATTTGGTGCCTGCGGCGCGTGAGTCGGCCGCCCCAAAAAGACATTGGCGATCTAGAATCTTTTTTCCCTCTCTTTCGTGCCCTTGGGTGGTGGGATAAACTTTCTTTTTTTTTACCGATCCAGAATAAAAAACATGAAAAGGATAGGGTAAAAAAGAAAAAAAGACCCAACACTTAGGGATCGACGGCGACGGCGAGTCTGGACCGATAGAGCCGCTGGTAGGCGACGCCGCATTCGCGCTGGGGCTCGTCGAGCGCCTCGGCGCCACCATAGGCCTTGTCAGACAGGGGTGGGAAAAAGGCGTCGGCGTCGGGATAGTCGGGGTCAGAGATCTGGGTGAGCCATATGCCGGCGCACGCGGGGTGGTCGACGGCCTCGTTGTAGACCTGGGCGCCGCCAATGACAAAGATCTTTTCGGCGTGGGCCGTCAGAGCGAGGGCCTCGTCCAGGCCAGACGCCGTCAACACGCCTTCGGGGTAGGCGTCGGTTCCCGCTGGGCGACGCGTGAGCACGACGTGGAGACGGCCGGGAAGCGGGCGGCGCCTCGGCAGCGAGTCAAAGGTGGCCCGGCCCATGATCAGCGCGTTGGTCTTTGCGGGGTCGACGGTCGTGCGCGTGAGGTCGCGAAAGGCGGCCATCTCCTTGGGCAGGCGACCCCACGGCAGTTGGCCCTGTTGGCCGATGGCACGCGAGGCGGTCATGGCCACCACGACCGCAAAAGAGGACCGCGGCCGCGCCGTCGGCATCGGCTCTCCCGTAGTGTCGGGCACCTCCGCGATGTCGGGCTCTTCTGGTGTTTTTTGAATCGACATGGGGCGTTGGCGTGGCGTGACGACCGGTTGCAAAACACAACGGCTGACAAAAAGCAGACGTGTCCGTTCTCTTTTTTTTATGTGTGTGCGCGTCCTCGCGTTGTTGGCCCTTTTTGTCTTGCCTCTTTGGTGTGGTCGGCCCGAGGGCCGTGTCGCCGGCGCCCAATCGGCGGCTCATGATTTCGCACGACCAGTCACAAATCGCCAAAAAAATGTTCTTTTTTTCGAGTCGAGTGTTTTTGCGTATCACGCCCGCCGGACGCCCATTTGGGTCGACGATCCGGCCGCAGCAGACGGGCGGAAGAACGGCCATCCTTTGCATTGGCCACACCCCCAGGCCGCACCTGCCAACACGAGCGACCAAAGAAAAAAGTGGCCCCAATAGAGCCGCCTATTTTTTTTTCGGAAAAAAAAAAGAAGAAAAAGAGGACAATGGCAGACGACCATCGGTTCGACTGGCGGGCGTCGCTGTCCGACGGCGCGTGGGGCGCGCACCGGGACGGCGCACAATGGCTCGTGGACCACGTGCCCATGGATCGGCTCTTTGCCGCCTTTGAAGACGAGGACGAAACCCAACCCGAGGTCGATCCCGTCGCCCCCTCAAAAGGACCCGCGCGCGTGCCGGATCTCTTTTCCCTGTGCGTGCGCACCGTGGTCCCGTTTGCCGTCATCAATGCCGCTCTTCAGGCCCGCCTGCCTATGCTCGCCGGCAACTTTGATGCCCCCGCCCCCTCGTCATCACGCGCTCCCTCTGGTCGGTCCGAGCGACGGACCCCTGATGCCGACCGTCACGATGACGGCAACGACGACGATGGCGGCGGCTGGTGCGATCGGCCGTGGTGGGTGTCGTGCTGTGCGTGCGCCACCGACAAACCGTGCGAGCGCGCCGTCGATTGCACGCGTGCGCGCCTCATGCGCATCGACACCCGTGCGGCCATGCGCATCCTCGCGTGGCACTGGGTCGACCTGGTCCAGGAGCGCCTCATGCGCGCTCCGTGCAAATTCCCCACTCGGGCGACCGCCGACATGGACCTCATCGGCCTCAACCAACAGTCGTGGGAGGTGGTCACGGGCCAGACCGCGCGCGAGGAGCCCCTGCCTGGTCGGGACAGGCTCTGCCTATTCTCGGGACCCGTGTTTTGGGTCGAGTGGACCCATAGGGCGCCCGGCGATGCCGTGTCGGTGCCTCGCGGCGCCGCTGTGCCTCACCCCTACAGCGACGCCCTATGCGCGTACTATCATGTGGACCGCAGTACCTACTTGCACGGCGGCGCCACCTTTGGCCAAATTGAAGACTGGAGCGCCGTGGCGTGGGTGCGCGGCGACCCCGCCTTTACCGTCAGCGTCTTTAGTTGACCCACCAGTAGGCCAGAGCGCGACCGTGCCATGTTCGGTCAAAAAAAAAGGGACTGTGTCGGCGCCGAGCGCCATCGTCTTTTCTTTCAACCGACCATGGCACGATCGCACATGCAAAGAAAAAACAACGCGTCCCCGAGTTTTCTCGGTCGCCAGAACATGCCCATCCTTTTCTTTGTTTGACGATCCATTCTTTGTGAAGGAGTAATGTGCGATCGGCCGGGCTGCACGCCTAAAAAATGACATACCAATAGAAAAACCAAGAGGGGGGGGGAGCGATCGCACCAAAGTCGCGCCAGCAAAGCCATGCCGGCACGCCGACGACAAATTCGAAAAGATGGGCCAGGGTTTTTCGGACGACGCCGACGCCACCGAGGCACATGGCGCGCGTCCCGGCAGAGGGGCGGCGGTCGCGCGCCCACACACGCCGCGCCTCAAACGGAAAAAAGTTCCGGGCACGCCGACACGCGATGGCACCGACAAGAGTCGACCGACCCGTCATTGGTCAATGACCACGTGTTTGGCGTGCACGTAGCGGGCGGCGCGCGATCTGGGGTGCTTTCTTTTTTGCAGTGTGTGCGGCCTCGTGCCAAAAAAAGAGCAACCCCCCATTCGCCTCGTGTCTCTCGGTTCCTGCCTCGCGCCTGCCTCGTCCCTCCCGGCGACCTTTTTGGACGAGCCCTCTTTCTCTCCCTTTTCCTTCTCTATTTTTTTGATCTCCTTCCCAAAGGGCACCCATCGTATGGCGCGCATGGGGCGACGCGGTCGGGAGGCGCCCGCCAGCGCCAACGGACCCGAGGTGGGGTCACTGCTGGCCGATCTGCCGCTGTCGCGCGTGGCCGCCGCCTTTGAGCGTCCCGTCGCCGGCACGGCGCGCAGCCTGTTTGCGCTCTGTCTGCGCGCGCTCGTGCCCTTTGCCGCCGTCGACGCGCTCGTGCAAAGTCGCCTCGCGTGCGACACGGCCACCGGCCGGCCGGCGTGTCTGCCGCGCCATGTTGAAGCCGCTGCGGACCGCAGAGGCGATGGCAAGAGCGCCGACGGAGCGGCCTATGCCTTTTGGTGGGTCTCGTGCTGCGGGTGCCTGCGCCGTCTGGCCGCCGATGCCGCGCCGCGGTGCGACGCCGACGCCTACTGGTGCGGCGGGCCGTGCGCGCGCGGCTGGCTCAGGCGCGTGCCGACCCGCGACGCCCTGCGCATCGTCGCCTGGCACTGGGCGTCGGTCGTGGCCGCGCGCCACAGGCCACTGGCCGAGGGCGAGTGCGTGCCGTGCCGCGGCCTCTACGAGCGCGACTGGTTCCACGTGGCGGGCCACGAGGCCGAGTGGGACTACATGGGGCCGGACATGAGCGAGCCCGACGCCGTCGTGTTTGACATGGTCCTCGGCGACGTCCTGTCGTCGTCCATGGTACCGCGGTCCGAGGTGGACGCCGCGCGCGCCGCGGTCGATGCGCGCGACCGCGTGCCCCATCCGACCTACGCCGCGGTCGCCGTCTTTTGGCGCTATGCTTCTGGCCCTCTGCGCGCTTGGCCAGAGGACAGCGACGGCGCGCGCCACCCCGTCTCGGTGGTGGCTCTGGTGGACGGCGACCGCCAATTTGCCGGCGAGATTACCCTGCCGTAGCCGTTGCCCTCTGTCGTTGCTCCTTTTTTTCTTCATTTATCTTTATTTGTGCCTCTCTCTCTCTTTCGTCCTTTTTATGCTTTATAGGGTTTGAGCAAACCGAAAAAAAAAGAAAACATAGAAAATAGAAAAATTGATAAAAAGGAAAAGGGGCACCGTTGGGCGTCCTCTTTTTTTTTTCGTACGGGCGTGTTGCGTGGTCGCTCCTTTTTTCCTCCTCTCTCTCTCTCTGCGATCTGCTCGTCGCGGGGGTCGCGGGCGGCAACTTGTGCGCCGACAAGAAAAGTACAATGTTATTAAAAAACCCAACAAACAATAGTATACGAAAAGAACAAACAACGAAAAGAACAAAAAAAGGCTAGCGGGGAAAAAGGCGGGCCGCAAGAAAAAAAAAGATTTGCCCCTCTGCTCGGTCCAATGCGCGGTCGAGAGAAAAAACAGCCGCCCCACAAAAAAAAGAAAGAGGAACAGAGAAAAAAAAATAGACGCCAAGAGAAGACGGAGCGCGGCGGCGCAGACAACGGGCACCGCCGGCGCCGTCTTTTTTTCTTTTCTTGGCGCGACCTCTTCATTGGCGGCAGCACATTGGCAAAAGGGCACCCGACTTTTTCCTTTTGTCTTTCTCTTTTTTTGGTTTTTTCTCGACCTACCATTTAAATGGCAGAGACGGAATCGCACCGCGAATCTGCCGTCGATGGCGCCGACACCTTGGCGGATGGCGCCGGCGCCGCGATCCGCAAGCCCGATCGAGACCAGACGCACGGCGCCGAAATGCCGACGATCGACTTTGGCCATGCGACCGCGGCCCGCCTGCGCGAGTGTCGACGCTCGGGGGCTTGGATACGCATGAGGGATGGCCGCAAGGTGGCCTATCCGCTGGGCGGCCTCGCCTCTCTGCACGGCCGCTCCCCCGCGGGCGACACGATCTAGCGCCTCCCCGGCCCCGTCGCAATATATTAGAAAAAAAAATGAGTCTCCCTAAACAAGAGGCCTTTTGTTCGATCCTTTTCGTCGTGCGTGAGCGCGCTTTGCGGCTTTGCTTTTTTTTATTAAAAAAAAGACGGCAACAAAATCGAGAGACGGCCAGGGACTAGGAAAGGCCCATTTGACTTTTTTCCACTTCTTGGCTCGCTCTGCCACCGCCTGGCTGGCGCTCGCCCAGGCATTCTTTTTGGGGGCCGTCTGCTCGAACAGAATGGCACTGCGCTTGCTTTTTTCGCGGATGGGTATAATTGGCCTGTGGTTTGATTTTCTCTCTTCTTTTTTCTTCCAATCGCATTTTTTGTAATTTTCTTGACTTTGAAAGGAACGGACAGCAAAGTAGAGATGCGGGCAGCCGGCGCGCGGGGGTCGTGGGCAAAAGAGGCCGCCGACGGCCAAATCCTCAGACCGAGAGGACCCGACAACGGGTCAAAGAGTTGGGGAAAAAAGACCGTGTCACAAAGACGGAAAAAATTCAGGATGGGACCCTTTTTCCAGTCGGCCATTTGGTCGTGTCGGCGAGCGCTGGCCGCCGTACTTGCGGGCACACACCGGAAAAAAAAGAGGAGAAAAGGCAGGCGGTCCGAAAAAACCGCTGCGCCGCCGCGGGACCGATTTTGGATCGCCTTCTCGGTGGCCGCGCCTGTTTTTTTGGTCTCTTTTGCGCAAACCTCGCACGACCGAGCGCCCTCTCTACCATGTGGCCGCACATTCCGGTTCCTTTCGACATGTCGATATCCCTGTCTGGCGGCCGGTTATCGTCCCTCCGAAATATTTTACGCCTTTTTTGTTTTTGGTTGTTGTTTTGGGTAGGGAACATGAACAAAAAAAAGAGATGTGCCTAATTCTTTTTCCCGCACCAGGGGAGAGCAGAGACATAGAAAAAGATTGGCGGAAAAAGGGAGGGAGGAAAAAGACTAGGCGCGGACGGCGCGTCGCCCGCGGCCGAGGTCGTCGCGATCCAAAAAGAGGATCAGCAAGAGGATGGGCACCGAGAGGGCGCACCACACGGTGGGCAGTTCGTGGATGGAGCCGGCCGTAAAGTTGACAAACACGACCTGCGCCAGCCAGTAGGCCAACTTGACGCGGCCGCGCGGCTCGTACAGGGCCGGGTAGAACCACAGCAGCAGGTAGGGGAAAAAGTTGGCCTCGAGGCCGTTGCGCGCGGCATAGGGCAGCACCCAGAAGAGATGGGTGGGTCCGCCCAGGGTGCACACCTCGGGGCCGACCATGATCTCGTCGTCGCGAAAGGCGGTAAAGGTGGCCGTCGGCGGGAGCGCCCCGCGCACCGGGTTGGGCGGCAAGAGCCGTATCGTGAAAAAGACGGCCCACACGGCCGACATGGCCGCGGCGGCGACAAACACGGCGGCGGCATCGCGCTGGCGCGCCGTCTCCTCCAGGTCGACGGCTCGGGCGGCCTTGGCGGCGGCGCGGCGCGCCCGCGCCAGCCGGTACACGTTCCACATGCAAGGCTGCACGGCGACGAGCACGTGGGCGACGAGCGTGAGCGCATAGTTGGCCGGCTGGCCGCACTGGTCGAGCACGCCGTACTGGAGGGTCTGCAGGGTCTCCATGAGCGCGTAAAAGGCGTATGGGTAGACGAGCGGCGGCACAGCCGAGGCGCCGCCGGATCGGCGCGGTGCCGCAGCGACCAGCCATGTGACGACGGCCCAGCCGCCGAGCGCCAGCGCCGCCGACATGGATTGCGAGTAGCACATGTGTGCGCCGGTCGAATAGGGCAAAAGAGGCAGAGGTCAAACAATAAAAGAGAGAGCGAGCGAGAAGAGAAAGAGAGGAAAAAAAAAGGTGCCTCGCAGGTGGGGATCTGCGCGCTCTTGCAATTGAGCGTGCCGGCGGTCCGTCGTGCGTGTATATCTCGGCGGTGCCCTTTTTTCTTCTCCTTTTTTCGTCGCGCGGGTCTCTTTTGTGTCTGTTTCGGTCGCTTTGGCTCTCCTTGTTCTGGTGCGGGGCGGCGGCGGCGGGGATGAGAACAATGGCGCGCCGGCTCTGGCGCAGTAGGAAGGAAAAAAAAGACCGGACGAGCCAGCGAAAGAAAAAACCCCAAGATACTTTTGACAAACAAGAGACACAAAAGGGCTTCGTTTCCGCTTCTTTTTGGCAGTGTTGTGCGCGTGACCGCAACCACAAGAAAACCGACAGACAAAAAAGGACCCCTTTTTTCTTTTTTTTTTCCTCTTCCTTTTCCCCCTTTAAAATTTGTCGTCGGCTCGTCGCGACGCGAGCGCACACAGGCAGACCCCTACGCGACGCGCAGAGACGATGACCGTCAGGCAAGGGCGACCAAACGGCGCGAACCCACAACGTCGTCTCGGGCGGCTCGCGCGCGTGCCCTACGGGGCGGCAATTGCTGCTGGGGCACCTCGATGGAGCCACCCTGCTCTGCCGCGGTCGGCCCGACAACCGAATTGGGCGTCGGGGGCGCGATGCCCAACTGGTCGGCGAGCGCGGCCGCCGCCCAGCGGTGCGCATCGCGGTTGGCATAGGTCGTCATGTCGCCATCGCCGCCGCCGTTGCTGGTGGCTCCTCGATCGTTGATGACCACGATGGACGGGATGGCAATGTCCTTGCGGTCGGCGCGGTTGGCCGGGTAAAAGGCGCCGCGGGCCGCCAGCGGCGCGTCGATGGTAAAGAGCAGGGCGAGCGTGGCGAGGGCGTCCTCGACGTCGACGTAGGACGGGTCGAGGGCGCGCACGAACCGCGGCACCAGTTCGATGTTGTCGCTGCCAAAGTAGACAAACTCGGGGTCGGGGTTGCGCATGGTGTCGGCCAGGCGCGCCGGATCCATGGGCGCCAGGGTCGGATCGCCGTAGAACTTGGCCATGAGGGCGGCGATGGCCTCGCGCTCGCGCGGCTTGGTCGAGTCCCACGTGACGGCCACCTTGTCGGCGCCGCGCTTGAAGAGCACCGTCGGGTAGCCGCGCCCGTACTTGGGTCCGAGGAATCCGTCGCGCAGCGCGTTGATGCCCTCGCGGTGCCGCGCGCCGTCGATCTTGGCCATGACGATGGGCACGGGCGCGGCGCCGAGGACCGACGCGGCGGGCGACCCGCGGTTGGTGCGGTGCACGTCGGCGGCCAGGTCGGCGTACGCGGGCGCAAACTGCTTGCAGTAGGGGCACTCGGGCTTGTAAAAGTAGACGACGGCGTTGTCGTCGGTCGACATCAGGTTGTCCAACTCGGCGGGCGACTCGAGTTCGAGCGGCGGGCGGCCCTGCGCGCGATCCTCGGCCGCCGGCCGGCCCCGCATGGGCGCCGGCAACAGCGCGGCGAGGCCCAGTGCGCCGGTGCCGGCGGCGTCGTCGCTATTGGCGGCGTCGTTGTCCGCGGCGGCGGCGGTGGCGACACGGCGTCTCCTGGGCTGCGATCGAAGCGACATCTTTTTTTCTTTCCTTCTTCTCCCCTGCCAACCTTTTCTTTTTGGCGTCTTTTTGGTGCGGGCGGCGACGATAGGGGAGAGGGAGGAGGCAGGCAAGGGAAAAAAAAAAGAACAGAGCAAGACCGCGGTGTGGGCTTTCCCTAGGGAGGCGGCGACCTGCGCGGCGCGCCCGACGACAGGATGCGCCCCGTCGGCGGGTGCGGTGCCGTTGGCGTGCGGCCGCGTGCGCCCGCAAGAGTCTGCGCAGCGCCCTTCTTTGGCCCTCTTTTTTTTCCCCTCGGAGCGTGGACGAAAGGGTCCTTTCAGAGAGGACACACGATCGGCATTGCCCGGTCCTTTCACTCGCGAACCAAAAAACAAGAGCGTGCCTTCTTTTTTCCCGTCTTCTTTCTCTCTTTTTTTGTTCTTTCTTGCACGAAAAACAGGCATCTTTTTTTTGAGGTACTCGTGCAAGGCGCGCACGCAGCCGCAAATACCAAGGACAAGAAAGCGACAGCAGCAACGACGGCAACAGCGCGACGGCCATTTTTTCCTCTCTCTCTCTCTCTCTCTCTCTCTCTCTCTCTCTCTCTCTCTCTCTCTTTTTCTACACGCCGTCAGACGGGGCTCAGAGGACGGGACCGCGCGGCCGGCAGAGCGCGGCGCGCACGGTCGCATAGGTGATGCTCTCGTCGATGTTGAGGATGGTCTGACGCACCGTGTAGCGCACGTTGGGATCGGTCTTGTCGGTGCGCAGGCGCTCGATCGCGCAGCGCAAGAGACGCACGCCGCCGGGCGGCGCGTGCGCGGGCGGCGTCCACCCAGCGGGCGGCGCCACAAAGGCGCCCTCGCATTCGACCACGCACTTTATGCGCCGGGCGTCGGGCCGCGCGGCGAGCACGCGCTCCACGAGCGCATCGAGCGCGGCGTCCTTTTGCAGCACAAACACGACCAGGCACTCGGCGTCGTCCCCCGCCGCCGCTGTCGTCGATGCCGGCGCGCGAGAGGACACCGCGCCGACGCCGCGCGATCGGCCGCGCTGTGCAGCCGCCGAGGCCCGATCGAGCGAGGCGCGCGCCACGTCCGACCGCCGGTAGGTGATGCCCTCGCACGCGTTGAGGTATCGCGCCACGGGGGCGTCGGCGTCCGTGGGCGTCGCCGCCGGCGATTCGCTCGCGGGCGGTGCCGGGCGCGCGGCCCGCGCGAGTGCGTCGGCCGTGGGCACGGTCCAGTCGGCCTCGAGATAGTAGAGGCCCCACAGCCAGGTGCCGTCCGGTCGCCGGCGGCCGCGCAGTTGGAGGTCGAACGTGTGCTTGTACTTCCACTTGAACTGGCGCCAGTGGGTGCCCGTGCGGATGGGGTCGCGCAGCGGCGTGAGCACGAGGCCGTCGCTGCCGTGGCGCAGGCGCGGTGCGTCGCCGCTCCACACCGAGTCGACGAGCCGCGCGGCCACGCACGGCTTGGGCCGAAACTCGAGGCCGTGCGCGTTGGCGCCCGGCGCCGCCTCGACGAGTTCGTCGGCGTCGCGCCCCTGCAACAGCAGCCGCTGCACGAGTTCGATGCGCGTCTCATAGTCGGCGTCGCGCTGCGAGACGCCCGCCACGCACACGGCGTCAAAGACCCAGTAGACCAGGGTGTCGGGCGCCGTGGTCGTGGTCGTCGGCGCCCGGCCGACCGCGTCTTCGTCGCCTTTCCCGTCGGCGACTTTGGGCGTGGGCGGCGGCTTGCCGTCGTCGTCTCCTCCTTCTTCCGGGACCTCCACGAGATGGTCGACGGTGAGGGGGCGCGCCGCCGCGCCGGGCGCGGTCTGCGGCGCGGCGCGCTCCCACGCCAGTTCGCCGTCAAACAGGGTGCCCGTGCCGCCAAAGAAGCGCGCCGCCGCCCTCACGGCCACTTCAAACTTGCGGCCGGCGCGGTCGATCATGACGGCCATGGGCCTTCCGGCCTCGTCGCCGCACAGCAGCAGCGCATAGCGCACGCCGTCGGTCTTTTCGGCGACGACGTACTCGTCGGGATTGAGGTCGCGCAGGACGGCCAGGCTCACGCTGATCGGGTTGGGTCCGGGATTGCGCCGGTGCAGGGGCTGGCGTCGGGGGGCGGGGTCGTCCGCACGGTGCCGCGGCGCCAGGCCCCACGCGGCGTAGAAGCCGCGCTCGGCGGCGTCGGCGCGCGCACCGTCGGGCATGGGCGCGGCGCCCGGCACCACGGGCGGACGCACCAGGCACACCTTGGGCGTCGACGCGGCGACCACACTGGGCGCTGCCGGCGGGATCATGCCCAGGGTGGTGTCCTCGGGCACTGGCACCCGGGTCGCCGCCGACGTTGGCACGACGTTGTCCGGTGCAGGCGCAGGCGGCTGGGCCTGTTGTCGTTGTTGATGCGGTTGTGGTTGCGGCGATGGGGGAGGCGGCACGATGGCGGCAGGGCCATAGACGAGAGGCGCCTGCGTCGCGCGAGGCCTTTTGGACGGCGGCGCGGTCGCGGCGGTGAATCGCGCCAGGAGAGCCGACTTGCGCTTCATGTGCAAGCGAATCGGGGCCGCGCGGTGACCTTGAAGGAAAAAAAAAGAGACAAATACGACCAGAAAGAGAGAAGAGGGAAAAAATAAAGTATTAAAAAAGAGGGACCGACGGCGGTGTCGAGCGCAAAAGACAAGACGACGCCCTCGCGTGGCTCACGACCTTTTTTTTTTCCTATCCCTCTCTTGTCTTGTGCGTGTTTCCCTCGGTGCCGACGCGGTGTCGGCGACGCAACACAAAAAAACGCTGGTTTTCTTGGGCGCTCGTCGCCGACCGGCTGTTGTCGTCGTTCAGCGTTGCGCGCTCGTTTGACCGTCTGTCGGGCGACTGCGCCTTTGCCGTTTTTTTTTCCTGTTTGTCGTCGTGCGGATCGGGCGGTCCGGTCGCGTGCGTGCCGCCCTCGCTCGGGTCGCGGCGCACACGCCCACAGCGCCGCGGCTGTTTACAGAAAAAAAAGTAGGAGAAACGAAAAAAAAAGGCAGGCAGCCGTGGCCTGCACGGGAGGAACAAAAAAAACAGGGCCTGGGGTTTTTTCTGTCAATCTTTTTCTTTTAGATGGGCGCGTGTGTGCACACACACACGGGATGGTCGGCTTGCTGTCGCGCGTGCCCATGGGGCACGGACCTCGATGCGGCTGCGGCGACGGCGGGTCCGCCTAGAACAACACGGTGACGAGCAGCGACAGCCAGAGCGCTTGGCCGTAGGAGAGACACGGCACGAGCGGGAAGATGTGCGGCAGCGACAGGTTCCAAAAGATCATGACGAGCAGGGCCTGGAGGAGGATGGCGGCGATGGCCAGCACGACGCCGATGATGAGCACCTCGATGGCCGAAGCCGCCGAGCGGCCGTCCATCCAGCGGTGAGGCGGCGACACATTGAGGAGGGTCTTGACGTTCATCGCGACGACGCGGTGTGGCGGGGACGAGGCTTTTCAGAGGGAGGAGAGGGGGGGTCGGGGGGCGGGCGGCGGCGACGGGCTCTCTCTGGTTTCCGTTGGTCGGGCCTGCTTTCGCGGTCTCCCGCGATGACCGGGGCGGTCGCGCTCCGCCCCCTCCCGCGCACGCCTTGCTCCGTTGGCCCTCCCGCGCACGCGGGGAGGACCCTCTCGCCAAACCCGGCCCCGCCGCGTCGTCTCTGCGCTTTTCCCCTTTTGTGTTTTTTTGCCCTCTTTTTCTTTTTCGGCCGTCTGTCGCTGCCGACAAGGCGCGGCAGCGGGCCGCGCCCGTTGCCGCGCTGGCCTCTCTTTTTTTTGCCCGCCCTCGCCGTCCTTTTGATGCGCGATCCTGTCTTTTTTTTGTTTGCTCTGGCGTGGACGGCCCCCTCTCTCTCTCTCTCTCTCTCTCTCTCTCTCTCTTTTCCCCGCCTTCCTCTTGCGGTCGCGCCCTCTGGCAGGGGATGAAGGAAAAAAGAAAAGAAAAGAGAAAAACAAGGCGGCAACGAGAGGCGGGAAAAACAGGGCCAACGGCAGCAGGCCCTTGCAGGGGAGGGGGGAGGGGGAGGATCACGATGGCGTCGCGGCGCTCGGCGCCTCCTGCGCCAGCGCGTCGTAGAGGTTCTTGCGTATTTCGATCAGGTCCCGCTGCTTGTGGGCGAAAAAGGTCATGAGCCGCGGGTTCTCGGTGAGCACGCGCGTGCGCTGCTCGGCCGTCTTGAGCACGCTGGCGCGCTTGCGGATGGCGTTGGCCACCACGCTCACCTCGGTCTCGTACTTGTCGATGCGCGCCGCCAGGTCCACCTCCATGGCCTTGAGCACCTGCTGGCGCGCGGCGATCTCGGCCTCGACCTCGCGCACGTCCTCGTCGTCAAAGGCCTCGGCGTCGGGTCCGCCGCCGGCGCGCATCTCGTTGATGTCGGCCAGGAGGACCTCGATGCGCGCGATCTCCTCGCGCTCGGCGACGATGCGCGCCTGGGCCTCTTCGAGCGCACGCACGCACATCTGCTCGCCCTCGTCCTCGGCCGACGTCGCCGCGGCGTCGGGCATGGCCGCCGGCGCGCGCCTGGGGAGCGATCGCGCGAGGGCCTGCTGCTGCTGCTGGTGGTGCTGGGAGGTCAGGCGCGGCGACGCGGGTGGATACGGATGTGGCACGCCGCCGGCACGGGCCGGGTGCACGCCGCCGGCATCGCGGCGGGCGGCGCCGTCGTCGACAGCGGCCGCAGCGGCCGTGACCGACGCCGCGCTCGGAGCGCGCGGGGCATGCCTGTGTGCGGCCGGCGTCGACACACGGCGCACGGCGCTGTGGTGCGCGTCGCCGCCGGGTGATGCGGGTGCTCGCTCGCGCCAGTCTGGCGTGGTCGCGGGCGCGTCGACGCTGTTGCGCCGCTGCCGCATGGCGTCGGGAGCGGTCGGCGGTGGCCGCTGTGGTGGACGGCTCCGTTCCACGGGCTGCGGTACCCGGAATTCGCCCCTGTTGTTGTTGGTGTCGTGCGGCGTGTCCGGTCTCTCCATGTCCTCGCCCGCCGCCTTTGCCTGTCTCCCTTCCTGCTTTTTTTTCGCGCGGCCCCTCTGGCGTTGCTCGGTCCCGGAGCCTTTGGGTCGGCGTGCGCGCGCGCGGGTCAACTCGGGACCCTTGCCTCTTTTTTTTTTATTCTTCCAATTTCCTCCCTCGTCCCCGCTCTCTTTTGTGTCCCCTGTTGTTGTTGTCGTCTGCGGTGGGCGCGCGCGTGTGCCCGGTGTCCCTATAGCCCTTTGCCACGACGACCGACGCTTTTCGACAGGCAGGCGCCGCGTGTGTCGATGCCGACCACCAGCGGGGAGGCAGCACATCCGTGCGCCCTCCTCGTGGGTTGGTGCGGCGGTGGCGCGAATCTGATTTCTTTCCCGTGTTTTTTTGTGTGCGCCTTTCGGGTGCGCGCGCTCTGCGTGGCGAGCATCCACATTGTCTGGAAAGACAAGCCTCTCACGCCCACGCGACCTCCTTTTTGTTTTTAGAGAGAGAATATTTTAAACCTTTTTTTTTTGAGGGCCTCTTTTTTCCTTTTCAGCAGGTTCCCGTCCCGCCTGCGTGTCGCCCTCGCCGCGATGCGCTCTCTTGCCGTACGACGCTACTGGCCCAAGAGAGAGCGAGAAAACAAAAACAAAAAACAAAGAAACGGCCCAGAATTTTGCGCTTTCGATGGCAAATCTTTTTTATTCATTTTTTTTCGAGATCCGGATAGTCCCGACCGCGTTGGGTTTTGTGTGCCATTCGTTTCTTTTTTTCTCAATCTATGCGCACGCGCCGTCTCGGTGGCAGCCGACGTCGATTCGACGCCCCGACCTCGTCTAGGGACGGGGCGAGCCGCGCGCCACCGCCGCAGGGGGCGAACGACCCGGCGGGGGCATGTTGGGGTGCGGCACGCCGTCCAGGCGCGCCTGTACGTGCGGCGCATAGGGCGGATATTGTTGCTGCTGGGGCGCGCCCACGGGTGCCATCGACGGCGAGGACTGCCGGTCGGTTGGTTGCTGCGCGTGAGGTGGTCGCTGAGCGTGAGGTGGTTGCTGCTGCTGTTGCAGCGGCGGCGGTGCTTGGTGTGCGTATTGCTGCGATGGCGGCGGCGGCTGCACAGGGTACTGCGATGATGCTGGCGGTGGCAGAGGCAGTTGCTGCTGTTGCGCCGGCAGAGGCGCATGGTGCAAAGGAGGCGCCTGGGCGCGATGCGCAGCGGCGGGCATCTGTGCGGTCACTTGGGCCGCTTGTGGCGCCGACGGCACGCCCGCCTGCGCCCTCGGCGGCTGGCGCGCGTTGGCGCCATAGGGATCCATGACAGGTGGCGCCGCGGCGCCAGGGCGGGACCTCGCGCTGCCGGCCTCTGGTCGCTCCCGTGGCGCCGCAGCGCCGGCGCCAAATCGCCACGGCAGCGCATCGGCGAGAGTGCCCTTGCGCTTGCCGCCCGCGACCTCCTCCTGGCCGTCACCGTCGTCGTCGTCGGCCGCATCCGAGTAGGCGCTGCCGTCATTCTTGCCCTTGCCTCCCGACGCACCGCGCTTCTTTAGACGCGCCAACAGCGCGCGCTTAAAGATGGCCACGCCCACAATGAGCGCCAGCAGGAGCACGACGCCGATGATGACCAGCGCCTTCCGGCCAAACAGCATGCGCTTGGCCGGCGCAGCGGGCGCGTCACCGCCATCGTCGTCGTCCTTGCGCGGCTTGCGGCTCCTGGTCCGCGGTGCGCCCTCGGGATCGCACGCGGCGGTCGCGGGCGCCGCCTGCTCGGAAGACGCACGCGCGCGCGCGCGGTCGCCGGATGTGGTCGCGTCCGACGGACCGCGCTCCACGGGCGCCGGCGGGAGGGTCGTCGAGAGGGCCTCAAAGATCTCGCCCTGGGGCGCCGGTGCGGGACCCCGCGCTGCGCCCGATGACGCCGGGGCCGGGCGCGGCGCGGCTCCCGCGGGGGCGGCGCGTGCCTTGGCGCTGTCGCGCACGGCGGCAAATCGATCCCTCAGCGTGGCCATCGGTGTTGTGGGTGTGTCGCTCGTGCGCGGACCGCCTTTCCCAACTGGGCGGAATGGAAAAAAGCAGCCGGACCGTGGCGGCCCCGGTCCCCCCTGCCCGAGGGTCCGCTCGCCCGTGCCCCGGCACTTTTTTCCTTCTTTCTCCTCCTCGCTCTCTGCCGCCGCTCTCCGCACGCTCCAAAACAGGAGAGGCGGGACGCTCTGTGTGCCGCCTCGCCTCATGCAAAACAAAGGCCCCGACCAAGATCCAAACAAAAGGATGGAAAAAAAAGGGAGGACGCCGCACCGTTCCCTTTTCTCGCACTTTTTTTCCCTTTCGGTCGCCTGTTTTCTTTTTTTATTTTTTAGGTCGTCTCTTCTCTTTTTTTCTCTTTTTTTCTCTTTTATCTACACATTTCTTATGGAGGCGGCGATCCCGCGAGGAAAAAGAAAGGACGGCGGGGCCACCAAAAAGGCGCCCCAGTGGCCGTCGCCAAAAGGAAGGACGGGCCGAAAGAGTGGGGGAGGCGGGGAGGCGACGAGCCCAACCAGGCGCGCAGCAAGGGGGGGGGGAATCACCAGCGGCCTCGGTTGGTTGCGCCTCCTCGTCCGCGCCCTCTGGACAGGGCGCGGTAGCCGACGCTGCCGGCGGTGTCGCGGCCCCGCCCTCGCCCTCGGCCGGCGCCTCGTGATCGGCCCGACCACGACGTTGTGCCCGACTGCATAGGCACGGCGCGTGCGGGCGGCAACTGGGCGAGGGGTTGCCCGGACGGCACGCGTCTCTTGCCGTCACGGATCGCAGGCGCCGTCGGCGAGCCTTTTCTCTTGCGCGTTGGTGCCGTCCCGGTCTGGACGTCGCAAAGACGATCATGCGGCGAGGATGCCATTGGGGTTGCCGCCGACGGCGACCACGCTAGGGCGGCCGTCGCCGCGCCGAGCCCTTTCCTTGCGACGGTGCACACTTGGACGCGCGCCGCCATGTCCGCGACGAGTGTCACGGTGTGCCGCGAGGGAGGCGGCGGCATGAGTGATCTCTTTTCGTCGTCGAGTCCGCGTATGCGCTGCCAGTTCAGGAGCGCGGCGACGGCGTCGGCCGTCGCGCCCGCCCACAGCATGCGGTCCACCGTGGCGCGGCGCTGCGTGGCGTCCATCGCCGCGTAGGCGATTTTCGCCGCCCCGACAAAGGCCGCGCGCACGAGATCAAACTCGGCGAGAAGCGGCTCGCGCGGCCCGACGATGCCCGGCGCCGGCAAGGCGATCGCAATGGCCGCGCGCCGCCTGAACCGCCCTTCGGCATAGGCCGTCCGGTCGCTCGACGACGGACTGCAAAATTTCACGCGCGGCACGACGGGGACCCTGTCGGCGCGTCTCGACGGCGCCGCCAAGACGCGCGGCGAGCACGCCCAGAGGACGGCCGTCGCTGGATTGGCCCCGTAGGCCCATCCGCCGTTGCTTCCCGAGCCGGCGCGCCACGAGGCCGCACCGTCGCCGTCGTGTCCGAGGCCGGCGCTGCCGGTGGCGCCCCGACCAAAGTCCATGCCGTCGGCGGCGGAAAAGTTGTCGGCGAGGGCGGCGAGACGGTCGACGGCATCGGCCTCGCCGCCTGCCGCCATGTTCTCGACGACGACGCACTGGTAGTTGTGGTGCACCATGGCACGCCGAAGGAGCGGATCGCCGCGGTAGATCGCGGCCGCCTCGACGCAGTCTATGGCCCGCCCGCCGACGCTGCCGGCCAGGAGGGCCTCGACGGCGTCAAAGTTGTTGAAAAACACGTCCGATGCGCCCGAGCGCGTCGGATGCACGCCGTCCAGGGCGCACGGGCCGACGCGCAGTCGCACGTCGAGACCGTTGAGCAGCCGCCGGATGTCGCCGCAGGCGGCGTCGGCCAGGCGCCCGGCGTCGACGTCGTCAATGTCGTGGCCCTCGGCGCGCGCCACGATCTTGGCCAGGTAGAGGAGGCGCGCGCGCGGGACGGCGTCGACCCACACCTGGAGACACATGTCGCGCACGAGCCGCACCTCGGCCGAGCCCGCATCGTTGGAGCACAAGACGATGGGACCCCACGTGGCCTTGGCCTCGGCGAGGAGACCGACGAGGTTGCCTATGCGCGCGCGCCCGCCTCTGTCGGCTCGATCACCGCCGTCGCCATCTTCGCTGTCGTCTTTGTTGTCGCTGTCATTCCCGGTGCCGCTGGCGCGGGCGCCGTGTCGGCCCGGTTCGGCGTCGCGTTCGAGCGCGCACAGGCCGTCAAAGTCGTCGATGAGCACCGCCGCGGGTCGCGTGCCGGGGAGCGGCCGACGCTTGACGACGCGACGGACCTGCTTGGTAAGCGAGGCCTCGGTCGTCAGCGAGCCCGGCCCGAATTCGACCACCTGAAAGCCCGCGTCGCGCAGGATCACACGCGCCGCGCTTGTCTTGCCCGATCCGGGCGGCCCCATGAGAATGGCGGCGCGCTCGGCGCCCTCGTAGCCCGCGGCGCGTCTCTTGGCCCAGCGTGACAGGGTCTTTACGCGTGTGGAATCCAGGAGCAACGATTGGATCTTGTTCGGCTGGTAGCGTTGCGCCAGCGGCAGGCTGGCGCGCTCGGTGCCGCCGGCGCGGTACGCCGTCGTCGTCTTTCTAGCCGTCGCCACAGCGGCACCGGTGACGTGGGCGCGAGCGGGCGGCGGCGGCGGACGCGGTCGCGGTGCGACAGCGGGTGCCACGCACCGAGGATCGGGCGTGGAGGTGGTGCGGTTGGCCTGCACATGGGGAGGGCGAGCGGCAGCAGCGGCACCGTCGTCGCCGACGTGGAAGGACTTGCGAAACACGACCGCCAGACGGCGCGCGGCGGTTGGTGGTGATGCAGACGATGATGACGACGATGACGACGGTGTGGTCGAGGTCAGGGAGGAGGAGAACGGCACCGACAGCGAGTCCAAGGTCAAGGGTCCATGGCGACGGCCCTCGCGCTGCGCGACCCGACCGTGTGCCGCCGTCGCTGTCGTCGACGTTGCCATTTGTGGCGCCCGCCGGTCCATCACGCTTGGTCGCCCTTTCCGCGGCCTCTCGTTTCTTGTTTCTCTTTTCTTCCGCCCGTCTGCCCCGCACTGCCTTTTTCTTGCGCCGTTGCGGGTGCGATGGTCTCTAGCCGGGTTGCGCTTTTTTTCCCCAATGCCTCGCGTCGGTGATCTCGCGGCCAACAAAAAAAAGGCCGAATGGCGGGGAAGGAGGCCGTAAGGAAAAGGCCGCGCGCTGGCCTATCACCTTTTTTTTCCAAAAAATTTTTGTTTATTTTCCCTTTTTCTGTAGGAGTGTCCCGAACTGCGTCGGCCTCCTCTTTCCCCAATGTTTTCGAGCCACTCGCGCCGCGGGCGCCAACAAACAATCGCAGGGACCAGAGGACGCGGCCCCGAGTCCTTTGCGTGCCGCCCCGGTCCATTGTCGGCGTCCGTCGCTGCGGCCTTTATCGCCCTTGTAAAAAAAAAGGCCTGTGCCCATTGGAAGATGGAAGCGCCGTTTTCCGTTTTTTTCCTTGTTTTCCCCTTGTTTTTTGACGGCACCCGCGGCAGACATCGCTGTCTTTTCAGCCTGGGCCTGGGCAGAGGAAAAAAAAGGGCGCCCACCGCCGCGGTCGAGACCGGCGATGAGGACTAAAAAATCGCCTGGTTGAGTGAGAGAGAGAGAGCACCAGCACCAGCACGCGCGCACACCCAACCGCCATACAAAAAAAAGAAAGAAAAAAAAGACACCTCGAAAAACAAAGAAAGATTCTATCCGTAAATGCAGGCTATGCGATAGTAAAGGGAAAAAAAAGAGAAGAGTTATTGCGCTGCAGCGCAAGACGACAGGCGATGTATGTGCGAGCAGTCGACGCGCACGCGGCCGGCGCGCCGATCGACATTCGGTAGCCGTGCCCGAGCCGCCGGGACGCGCGCGCACGCGCTCCTAGTGGGTCGGCCCACAGGGAAAAGGAAAGCGACGCCCTCGTACGCAAAGCGATCGGCGCCACCTCTCACCGCGATCACAGTGATGATGATGATGAACACCATGGCCATGCCCGCCGCCGTCCGTAATGCCGATGGCGACGACGACAACAACGGCAGCGGCAATTATGGCAACGCCTACCGCAACCGCACGATGCTGCTGTCGGGGGGCGGCCTCGACGCCGGCCTCGTGCGGCCCGGCGCCATCCAGTCGCCGGGGTCTGGGCTCGGGTCGTCAGAGGTGTTTGCGCGCGTGCCCGCCGTGCTGCGGTCATTGCCGCCGTCGCCGGCGGCGGCCGTGCCCTATGACGAGCAGTGGTCGAGCGAGGTCCAGGTGCGCGCCGCCGACCGCCTGGCCCAGTCGCTGGCGGAACTGGCCCTCGAGCCCGAGCGCGACCAGTACCCGATCGACATCGTGCTGGTGCCGGCGACGGGCCTCACGCTGCGCGACCTGGCCCTCCGGCGTCTGGCCGCCGTGCTCCCGCCGCCGGCCATGCTGCCCGAGCAGCGCGTCGACGCACACTACCTCGCCCTCTTGGCGCAACTGGCGCGCTCGGCGGGCGCTCCCCCGTTGACCATCCCGCCGGGCGTGACCGCCGGCATGCTGCCCCAGTATCAGATCGAACCGGCCGCCGCAACCGGCGATCTCGGCAGCGGGCGCCCGCACGAGACCCCCTTCCAGGTGGTGGACATTGTGCGCGCCATATCCAGCGGCACGGCGCAGGGCACCGTCTACGACGTCGAGGTGATGCTGCCGCGCGCGGGCGGTCCCGGACGTCGCAACGTCGATCTGGCGCGCGCCGCCACAGCCGCCGCCGCAGCCGAGGACCAGGGCGTCCACACGGCGCTCGTGCGTCGTGGCCCCGACGGTCCGGTGACGGCCGTGCACGCCGCGCTGAAAAAGTCGCCCATCTACTCGGTGGGCACGTGGTTGGCGCGCGCCGTCGTGCAGCGCCTGATCGATGCGCGCCGCGCGACCGACACGGCGCCGTTGGCGCCACGCAGAACCGGCTGGTGGCGCGACGCCTTTGCGCCGGGCGGGGCGCGCGCCGCGGTCAACAACCCGCGCTACGGCAACGTCGCGGACGCCCGATTGGCGTCGTGGTTTGCGCGCGCTGCCGACGCCGTCCGCGACGCCGGCGGACCCGACCTGCCGCCCACGTTGGCGGCGGCGCCCGTGTCCGTCCTCGAGAGGCTCGTCGCCCAGATGGACCGCAGCCTCGACGCCGAGTTTGCCAACGCCAACAACGACGCCTACATCGACGCGGTCGGGGCCTTTCTCGGCAGCCAACTGGCCGAGAGCGGCGTGTCGCCCTTTTTTGGCCTCTTGTACGCGACCCTGCGCGCGACCGACGCGGCCTTTTTCGACCCCGACGGCAAGGCTGCGAACGCGATCGGCCCCGAGATCAACGTCGGCTTCCCGGTGCAGGCCACGATCATGCAGTTTCTCGACGGCACGCTGGGCGGCCTTATTGAGGGCGGCTTTTTCGCCGGCGCCCCCGCCGCCGTCGGGCCGGCGCGCGACTACCAAAAGGCCATGGCCCTGGCCGCGCAGGTGGTGTTTGGCCTCGCGGCGGCGCAGGGCGCCTACGGCATCGTGCACAACGACTTTCACAACGACAACATCGCCTACGAGAACGTGCCCGACGATGTCATGCTCTACTACCGCACCGAGCCCGCCGACCCCGGCCAAGCGGTGCGCTACTACGCCGTGCCCACCTTTGGCAAGGTGTACAAGATGATCGACTTTGGGCGCGCCACCTTCCGCCTGGGCGAGGAGATGCGCGGCGCCGATGCGTCGGCCCGCGGGTACGCCGCGCGCGTGGCCCCGCTGTGGGGCAGCCCGACGCAGGACGCCGTCGTCGAGGGCCAGTGGAACCTGCGCGGCTTCAACAACGACCTCTTGCGCTTTGTCACGGTCTTTCTGTACAACCTGGGCGCGCGCGCCGACGCCACGCCCACGGGTCCGGCCGATCCGTGGCGCGAGGCCTTTATGCGCATGGCGCGCCACGTGACCTCGTGCGCGCCGCCCGAGGCCGGACCCGCGGCGGCGGCCGCCGAAAACCCGCTCGCGTGGGTCGATCGCTGTTCGGTGCTGCCGGGCGACATGACCCGCCGCCGCCGATGCGCCTCTGACGCGCTCAGCGTGCGGCCCTACCTGGTCGATTCGCCGTGCGTCAACGCTGTGCCGGCCGACAACGTGCACTGGTTCGACGGCGCCTTTGGGATCGATCGGTCCGAGATCCCCGCCGGCGCGCACGTCTACTCGATCCCCGTGTGACGACCCGTTCTGCCCCGTGTTTCTTGTATTTTTTTTTTCGCGCCCACAGAACAACCGGCACAAACACGATGCGCGAATCTGGGCTGGACGACAAAAAAGGGGGCTGAAGAAAAAGGCCGTTGCCCTTTATCTCTAGGGAGATCTGGCCAGCCCGAGCGGCGCCGCGGCCCGTCGTCGCTCGCGCGTGCCCTCTCTTTTGTTCCCTTTTCGCTATTTACGGACCATCGCTTCCGGTTTCATTGTTTCTGGCGCGCGCGCGCAAGGCTGTCTCTTTTTTTTGTGGCGAGGGGCTCTTTGTGTCTGTCTTTTTTTTTTACACCTTGCCTCTGAATGGGTCCCATCAATCCGAAAAAAAATCAACGACACGACGGGATCGGGGTTGTCCTTTTTTTCGCCTCTTTCTTTTTTGTCGATATTGGCGCCCCACACCAGGCTATTTGGGAAGGCGGGGCGCACGAGGCGACACTGCGCGCGCAACGCAAGGCGGTCGCCGCGGACGAGACCGCGGGCGGCGATGGGAACGCCGGAAGGAGCAGGAGGAGAAGGGAAAAAAGGGACCGCAACGAGGGGCAAAACAAGAAAAATACCGGGGAAAAAATAGATAAAGAGCCATGTCGATGCACGCGCGGCGGTGCCAAAGGGCGCGTGTTCCGCGCACCTACCTGGTCCCCATCCGCAAGCGCATTCCCGCGCCGGGCTCTGTGTTGGCCGACCTCGCTGATGATGGCGATGGTGGCGACGACGCGCGCACGACCACCGTCACCACTTTTGCGCGACTCACCAAGGCGCAGATGGCCAAGGGCCGGATGCGCGCGTGGACCGAACGGCGCGCTCGCAAAAAGGCCCTCGCCCAACCGGTGCCCGCCTCGCAGTCGTGTCCGCGCTGCCGGTCGTGCGTGCGCGCCGGACCAGATGTGTGCCCCTCTTGCGCGGCGCCGCTTGTCGCCGTCGTCTCGGATGCGGCCCGCGACCCGCCGTAATGGCGCGAGTCTGTCGCCGCCGCCGCTGTTGCGCGTCTCCCTGCTCGATTCCCTTTTTTGGCGCATCGACGAAAAAGAAAAGAAAAGAATAAAGGTGGCAAAAGAAAAAAGGCAACGACAAAGTCGGCCCGCCCTTTGCCCCATTTGTTTGCACCGCGCGCCGGCCATTGTTTGTTGGTGTTGTTGTCATTTTTTTTCGTTCGCCCTTTCCTCGCGCAAAGACGACCAACGAAAAGAAAAAAGGTGACCGTCAGATGGCGGTGCAAAAAAAAAAGAAATCGATCCGCCGTCAGCGCACCCAGCAGCCACCACACAGGATGGCCCGTGGGCCTAAAAAGTCGAATTTGGGTTCTGACGGCGCGCGCGAAAAGAGGCCACACGACGCGCAGAACACAATCGCATTTTTTCTCTCCTTTGTGGTTGGTCCGATCGCGCATCGGCTCGGTGGCGCTGTGTCGCATGCAACCGCGGGGAGCCGCACCGGGCACGAGCCCCTGGCGACCGCCAACGCCTGCCGAATCGCCCGGAAAGAAAAAGAATCCTGTAGGAAAAAAAACAAGAATAAGAAGAAAAGCGAACCGCACAGGGCGTGCAAAAAAAAAGGAAAGACCGATGCATTGGCGTGCGCCGCGTCGCGCAAAAGACGAGAGGGAAAAAATACACGGCGCCAACGTCGTCACGCGTGGGCACGAACGGCGCCAAACCGCACTGCCCTCTGACGCCGCATGAGCCAAAGGAAGAAATCATCGACCCCGTCTTTGTCGTCCTCGGCAACGTTGTCGCTGGCGTGCTCGTGCGTGATCCCGACACCGTCGACGCATTGTCCGTTGGCCCCGTCGTGTCCGTCGGCTTCCATGGGGTCGTCGCGCGGACCCGGCGGCCGCGTGCGAGACGCCTCAAAGGCGCGCATGAGATCGCCCAGCGGCGCCCCGTGCGGCGTGTAGCCCGTCTCGGCGCCCAGGTAGACAGAGCACGCGAGACCATAGTCGGCGGCAGAGTCGGGGTTGGCGTTGACGCATACGAGGCCGCGCACGCCGTCGCGCTGCCAAAAGGCGACGACCACGTGGTCAAACGGGTAGGCCGGCGCGATGGGCATGCCGCATGCCGGCGGCCAGGAAACGGCGTCGCCGAGGATCGACTGTCGGTGGGCCATGAGCGGGTACGCGCGCTCGACAAAGCGCACACCGGCCACCGCCGACTCGGGGTTTTGACGCGGGCCGCCGAGGCGCTGTACGAGCCGGTCCACGTCGTCGGGCAGCACCAGCCGCGCCGGGAGGGACAGCGAGCACGCGTGTGGAACCGTCCATCCGTCGCGGCCGGCTGACGGTTGCAGTCGCGCGTCGGCCTCGCGCCTGAGCAGGGTCTCGGTGTAGGGGTGCCCGTCGGGAAGGCGTGCGGCCGCGCGGCCGTCCGCGTGCGCATACACCCAGTCGCGCATAGTGCCGCGGTTGCGCGTCGGAAAGATGTGCGCGTCGCTTCGGTCGATGGCGCGCACCTCGGCCACGAGATCGGCGCGCTCGCGTCGGTACCACGCGAGGTCCCATGTCGCGGGATGCCCCAGCCGTATCCATGCGCGCGCCAGCGGACCAAGGGCCTCGACACGCGCCTCCCTCCACCGGTGCCGCCCGCCGAGGAGCGACGCGGCGCGCGGCCCGTCCCCATCGCGCTCGACAGCGCGGCAACAGAGCGCCACGAGGCTCTCGACGCGATCGCACCGCCGCTCGGTGTGGTACGGCGCGTCTGCTCGGTTGCCGGCGTTGTCATCGCCATCGCGCCGAACCGCCGATCTTTGATCCAGTCGCATCCTCTCTCTCTCTCTCTCTCTCTCTCTCTCTCTCTTTTGTTTCACCCAAAGCGCTTGCCCCGTCCCTGTGGTCGCCGTCAGAGGCCTCGGTGCTTTTTTTTCCTCCATGGGGCGGTCGGACAGGCGCGTGCACGCGCGACTCGCCATGCGCGGCGGCCACGCGGCGACGTAGGCCCTCGCCGGCGCACATAGGCGCCTCTCGACAAAGACGACGTGCGGGTCACAGATGGCGGGCTCAATTGACGCTTCTTTTGTTTGCCGACCTCGCCCTGTCTGTTGTTTTGCCTCCCCTTGCGCACGCGCGCGCCTCGCCAAAGAGACGATGCGGCCACGAACAAACCCAGCAAAGAAGGAGCACCTACAACAACAATGGCGACAGGAGGGAGAAAAAAAGGGACAGCCGAGGTCGGCGCGGCAAAAGGGCGCGTCGCGACGCGCGCTGCCAAAAGCGGCGCCACTGGCGGCAAAGGCGGAACCGCGCGCCCCCTTACAAGAGATGCAAGACGCACGCGAGAAGCAGCAGCAAAGCGCGTGCGCGCCCGAGGTGTCTGGCTTTTTCGACGTGACCACGCTCAAGACTGTCGCCGTATCTGGCCCCGGTGCGACGTCTCCCGCGATTAGAGGCGCCGCCTGTCCACAGGCACCCACCGATGACGACCTGGTTCCTTTGAGGGACGGCGCCGTCGATGCCCTCGCCCCCTCTCCTGCCCTCGCCATCTCTCCTGCCGTCGCCCCCGCCGTGGCCGTTGTTCCTGACGAAACCTCGACCCAGGGCGACAGTGCGACGCCCAGCGCCTACGACATCTTTGCGCGCTTGCGCGTGTGGTCGGCGGCGGGTGCTTCGGCCGAGCGCAGCCTCATCATCGAGGGTGAAGAGGCGCACGACGACGAGTCGTCCGCGCGTGTGGGCACCGCCGTACAGGACACTGCCTCTTTCGACGGCCCAGTGGGCGCCGCCGACGTCGCAACGCACATCGTGGCATTGGACGTGCCCGGTGACGCCACCGTGCCACCGACCGATGGTTCGTCGGGTGGCGGTGGCGTCACCGGGGCGACGCCCGATGGGTCGCCGACGTCGCCTGCAAGTGATGCCGATGGCGATGGCGACGACGGTGATGACAAAAGGGATTGCGTCGGACACGACAACACCGATGCAATGCTCCGACCCCGCGTGCCCGGTGCGGTCAAAGAGCAGGCGCCAGCGCCGGCCCCGCTCGACGACGACCAACTTCCACAGGGCAATGCATGCGGTGCCGACAGCATCACGGTCGGCGGTCATCGCGAGATGGCGCACGTCCCAACGGGCGGCGACAGCGACATGGCAAAAGACCCCGTGACGCCGCCAACCGACGCCGACGGTGCGCCCGAGCCGCCGGTCACGGACATTCCAGTGCACGCGAGCGGCCCCGTGGCGCCTGTCGCGTGCCCGATCCAACCGACGATCACGCTGCCGCAGGCGCCGCCGCGACGCTGGGGGCCGGTCGCCGAGGCAGGCTGGACAGCCGCGGCGCTAGAGGCCCTGGACGTGCACGCGGCGCGCACCCTCACAGACAAGACACCCCAAGCACACGTGGTTGTCTTTGCGCACGGCGCCGCCCAGTCGGTGCCGGCCTCGATCCAACGCTTTGGCGCCGACACGGTGCTGTGGGCCGTGTCGTCGGGACCGGTCGCGCGCGCCCTCGAGCGCCACGGCTGTGCCGTGGTCAAGTGGCCGGCGCGCGCGACGCACGCAGCCGAGACCGCTCCCCTGTCGGACCTCGTGACGGCGGTCCCGTGGGGACGCGTCAACATGGTGATCGACATTGGTGCCGGGAGGTCGCGCGCCCTGCGCGCGCGCACTCTGACCGCGCTCCTGCCGCGACTCGCGCGCGGCGCCATCTACGCGTGCGGCGCCGACTGCCACCAGACGGCGCTGGAACTGGAGCGCAGCGGCATCGCCAAGGCCGTCCACCGCCACACGGACGTGATCGGCGTCGAGACGCCCGCTCATCGTTGAGCGATCCCCTTTTTCTTTTTCTTTTTTTTTTTTGGTCTTTTGCTTCTTTTGTTTGTTGTCCCCCGCCTGCCTCTTGCGGTCGCCGCCTTTGGCGGCCATCCCCATCGGCCACTGTCGCAGAGAGCAAATAGCGTCAAAACAAAAAAGAAAAGAAAAAGAGATCCTTGCCCCAAAAAAAGCGCCGCAGCAAGTCCACGCCGACAGACCCATTTTTGTGGCCCACCACAAAAAATAAATAAAAACCCTCGGCCGGCAGGGGCACTCGCGCAAGAGGACAAAAGAATGCACGGGTTCTTTCTTTAGGTTTGCTTGGCGCCTGCCCAATGGGTGCCTCGGGCGGTTATCCAACCGATATCCTTTTTTTTCCAATATGCACGCTAGCAATAAAGGACCGCGCTTTCGCCTCGTCATCTTTTTCCCTTTGGCGTTTTCTTGTGATGCGACGCCGAGGTCCAAAGTCGGCCGATGTCGACCGACCGACGGGCCATTCTGTCTCTTTTCGCCCGCGGTCACTTTTTTTGTGCCGTGTTTTCTAATTTTTCTAGTGGAAGGCATTTTTGTGCAGCGCGGTTCGCCGGCACGACACACGAGGAGACCCAAAAGGGGCACACGGACCGCGTCGCGCGGCCCTTTCTTTTTTTCCTCACGCGCGCTCCGCCTTTTCCCGGTCCGCTCTCTGCGATCCCCCTTTTTTTCCCGCCCCATGTAGGCCGAGCGGAGAGAAAAACCCGTGCAAAATACATAAACGTTTTTGCCTTTTTTTTTATTAAAGAAAAAGAGAGGAAAAAGAGCAGACCCAGCCGCTGCCTAGTCGCTACCGGCATCGCACGCGTGCTCTTCTTGAGCGGCCTCTGCCGACGCACCGAGATCGCTGTCGTCGTCGTCGCCGCTCACTGAACCGTCTCCAGCGACAGACGGCGCTGCGTCCCCGGCCTTGTCGTTGTTGTCGTCGTCGTCATCGGGGTTCTCATCCTCCTCGCGATCGTCGCCGACGGGGTCGTTGTTATGGTCGTTGCCGTTGGTAGTGGCCGTGTCGCGGTCCTGCTCGACAACGGCGCTTTCTTCTTTGGCGTCGACACCGTTGTCACTGCGCTCTCGCGCAGTGTCCTCCTCCTCTTCGTCGGCGGGCGCCCCCATGTCCACATGCTGGTCGCCGTCCTCGCTGGATTTGTCCGCGGGATGGTCCTCTGCGACGGCGCCGTCCGGTCCGGCGTCAAGGTCGGTGGCGCCGTGGAGATATTCGTGTGTCACCGCATGGCCGACGTCTTTGGCGTCGATCGGGAGCGACCACGCGGGGCCGTCGTCGACCTGACCGACGACCCCGGACAGCGCTTCCGGTTGCTCGCCGTCGCTATCCGAATCGCCGTCGAGGAGGTCGGCCTCGTCCTCCTGCTCCTCGTCGTCGATCGAGAGAGCATTCGCTTCGGCATCGATGCGCGCCTTGAGCGTCGCGTCTGCCTCGCGCGCGGCAGACAGAATTTGATCCTTGTGCGCCTTTGCCCATCGTCTGCAAGCACGCATGTCCTCGCCATCGTCATCGTCGTTGTCGCCATCGTCGTCGTCCTTTTCTTCTTCTTGTTCTTCCTCATCGTCGTCATTCTCATCGTCATCGTTGACATCATCATCATCATCATCATCGAGAGGGGTAATGCGAGCGCGCGCGAGACTGCCGAATGGCGCACCCAGGCCGTTGGTCGGCGCGCCCAAGACGATAAACAACGACGGCGTCTCGTGGCCATACCATTCGCCGCCGCCGCCGCCGGGTTGGTCTCGCTCGTCGTCTCGGTCGTCGTCGTCGCCCTCGCTCTCGCTCTCGTCACCGTGGTCGACGAAAAAGCGTGCCTCGTCGGGCATTGCCCATGGGTCGCTAGCACAGACCGAGGGCTCGCTGCGGCCGACGCCGGGCACGCGACCGTCCGGTGCGAGATCGGACCCGTCGCCGTCAGGATCGCCGCTTCCGTTTGCGCCGCCTCTTTTGTTTTCGTCAGACTTTTGGTCGCCTTCGTCGTGCTCGTCGTCTTCATCGTCGTCTTCGTCGTCATCGTTGGAGGCATGCGAGATGGCGTCGAGTGTGTCTTGCACGTATCGATCGAGGTGACTGGCAGACGCCTGCAACGGGTGGCCGTTTTGCTCGTCGTCATCGTGGGCGTCCTCTTGATGGCGGTCGCCCCCAGCACCGGTCGTGACCTGTGCGCGTCCGTCGTTGTTGTGGTGATCGTGCTCATCACCCTCCCCCTCGTCGTCGTCGTCGTCCTCCTCCTCGATAATGACGCACACGTCGCCCTCGCATCGCATGCGCGGCGGCGCTGCACGCGGCATGGGCAGCGTCCGAGGCGCGACGTTGGACATTGGCGACGGCGCCCCGTGGGGCGTCTGTGGCCGCGGCTGTGCTCCGAATGGCGGGTGTATTGTCTGGGCCGCGGTCCGTGTGACCTGCGCGGTTTGCGGTGCTGGCGGGGGTTGTGCTTGTTGCGGCGGCGCTCCAAGATGGGGCCGTTGTGGCTCCAAGACGTGGCCGTCGCCCCGGTGTTGTCCTTGGGCAGTTACGGGCGCGCTCGGCGGGGCCGGTTGCGGATACGGTTGCGGCGGCGCGGCGACGGCCGGCGGCGGCGGCACCCGTGGCCCGTGTACGGGTCCGCCCTGTTGGGCAGAGTGGGGCGGCGCCTGGGGATACGGGTGCGATTGTTGGGGCGCGAAATGGGGCGGCGGCGCTGGCCTGGGGCCGTGCAGTTGCGCGGGCGGCTGCGAGACCGCCGGCGCCGGCTGTCGCAACCCGGGGTGGTGTGGCGCGGGCGGCGCGGGCGCGTGGACGCGCATGGCGCTGGCGGCAACAGCCACCGATCGGTTGATGTAGGGCGCGCATGCGGTCGTCACGGCGCCCGGATTGGCCTCGACCCACTGGCCAAAGGCCGTGTGCAGGTCGGCGGGCGTCACCTGGTGTCGCACCTCGGCCATGGTGCGCTTGACGGCGCGCTCCACATTGGCCAGCCGCCTCATCAGGTAGATCACCACGGCGACGAGTACCACGGCCAACAGCGCCACGATGGCCATCGTGCCGCCCATGCGCAGAGGGGGCGCGCGCGACGCGGCCGGCGCACGCCGGCGCCGCCTCCTTTCCGCGGCGACCGCACGATCGCGATTGGCATCCGAGCCCATTGTCGTCGTCGTCACCAGGCGGCTTTCCTCTTCTTTTTATCTATGTGCCCTGGAGGCGTGTCCTCGCTGGTGCGGCACGGTCGACGATGCGGCCCGATGCGTCTCTCTCTCTCCCTCCCTCCCTTTTTTTCCCCGCTCCTTTTTCTTGCCTGGGTCCGCGTGTTGGGGACGCTCCGAGGTCGGCGCAGGCGTCGTCGGGCCGCGCTTGGTTTTCCCTCTCGCGGTCCGTCTTTTTTCCGGCGCCGCCGGTCTGCCGTGAGCGTGTGCGCGTGTGCATGAGGCCCGGCGGTGCTCGCATGCGCGCGTCCCTTCCGGCGCTCGCTTTTTTCCCGTTTTTTTCCTTTTCCGGCTCTGCGCCGACGCCGCCATCTGCGCGACCGGTCTTTTTTTTTATCAAGGAGGCCCTCATCCACAAAAGAAACAAATAAAATCGGCAGAGAAACAAAAAAGAGAAAAGGCTGCCGTTCTTGCTTTTTTGTGTCCCTGCGAGCGGTTCCCCTCTCTTTGTGGCGTCATCCACGCGCATTCCCCCTCTCTCCCTCTTTTTTTTGATAGCCTTTTCTTTTTTCTCTTTTGTGTGTTCTTTGTCTGTTGAACTTTTTTCCTTTAAACAGGAGAAAAAGAAAAGAAAAGGAGAAAAGACAGGCGGTGGGATGGGGGAAAAGAGGAAAAAGGCATAAAAAATGGCGGATACGCGCTGGCCTCTGACGAGAGGCCGACGCTCACGACATGGTGGCCGCGACGATAGAGCCCGGCAAAGGAATGGGCGCCTCGCTGGCGTCGATCCCGACAACGCGCGACGCCTTGGTGTCGATGGGCGCGCCGGTCACGGCAACGACTCCATAGGCGGCGCGTGCCAGGTCCAAGAGGCGGCCCAGGTCGGCGTCGGCGAGCGGCACCGGGAGGCGCACCGTGACGACCACCGCCGAACCGTCGCGGTTGGGCGCGACGCTCACGGCCGCGCCCGGATAGAGCGTGCGTGCGGCGTCTGCGATTTCGCCCACGGCAGCGGGCACGTTGGGCGGCGCCTGGCGCGCGGCCAGGGCCTCTTCCACGACGCGGGCCTCGTCGGCGGTGGCCGTCTCGTAGGCCGCGACCACGGCGCACGGCCTGTCGCGCCCTGGGCAAAACACATCGCGCACCCCCACGCGCCGCGCGCGGCCGGCCACGTCGCGGTCCCACCCGAGTACCGCGAGGGCGCCCGCCTGTGGAGGCGCGTCGGGCGGACGCGCCGCGACAATGGCCGTCACCCAGCGCTCGACGCCGGGGTCGGTGCGCGCGGCCAGCCGACGCGGCAGGCTCGGGTCGCTCTCGCGCGCAGGCCGCTGAACCTGGAAGATGACCGTCGCGGGCCGCGTCAGGCTCGCCGCATCCATCGCCAGAGTCCACGCCAACACGGCGTCCATCACGGCCTCGTCGGCATCGAATCCGAAAAGCGACGCGTCGGCCTCGGCCTCTGCGGGCGTCGCATAAGGCCCGACCACGCCGCGCGCCTCGGCCAACGCCGACGGCGGACCGAGCGGACCCGATCCGCCCGCCGCCACCGCACGATACCAATACGAGGCGTCAAAGGGCTCGGGCCGGCGGCGCGCGCCGAGCGCCTCCACGTAGGCGGCCAGATCTTCCAGATAGAGCGCACGGCTGGCGGCCGCCTCTGCGTCGCCGGCGGCGATGCGCGCCGCGTAACCGTCGCGGACGGCGTCGGCAAGTGCGCGCGCGCGCCGTGCCTCTTGGCGCAGAACCTCGGCGTCGACGGGACGCCTCACCACGCCCGGCTCGACGACCTGGATATAGGTGTCGATCGTCCACGGTTGTTGTTGTAGACGTTCTTGCGCTGCGGCCTGTGGCGTCCTGGGCGTGCGCGGCAGCGTGGGTGGCAAATATTCGACGGTGGATGTTGGCGGTTGGCGTGCTGCGGTGGCCAACGCTGCCGCAAGATCCCAGCCCCGCGCGCTGGGAGGCGCCTCCTGCATCGAGGGCGCGCCCTGCTCTTCGGCCAAAAGCGCCGCGAGCAAGAGGTCGTCTTCTAGGGCGGCAGCAGACGCCGACGCCAGGGGCGACCCCGGAGCGGGTATGCGCCGGCGTCGCTTGATCAGTGGCTCCTCTTCCTCTTCCTCTTCCTCTTCTATGCGTTGTTGCGGCGGTGGTGATGGTTGTTGAGCACGCGGACGGATGGGTTGCCCAAATGCCGGTGCGCGGGGCGCTGCCGGACCCGGAAGGAGGCGACCCAGGGCGCTGCTCCAGGCCGGGCGGCGCGGCGGGACGGCACCGGCGGCAGGCATGGCCGCGGGTCTCTGTGCGGGCGGGCGACGTCCGAGAAGCGGCGCCATGGCCCGCTGCACGCCGACGGGCAGGCGGCGCGGGGCCATGGGGGCCTGCGCGGCGGCGCGCGAGGCCTCAACGGGAGGGACCAACACGGCGCGTGCGCGCAACGTGGGCGATACACTGCGCGCGAGGTTAGCATTGTTGAAGCGCTCGTTGAGCCGCGCCAGGGCCGCGCGCGCGTCGGTCTCGACGCCACGCGCGTATTCGAGTGCGCCTCGGACGAGCGCGGCCCTGGCAGCGCGCAGGTCAAACCGATCGACAGCATCGCGAGCGGTCTCGGCCGCGGCGCGCCCGAAAACCGGCGCGCCCGTCACGGGATCGCCGAGGGCGAGGATGGAGGAGACCGCCGCCGGATTGATGGGGGCCGACGGGTGGAGGGCGTTGGCCAGGCGCGTGAGAAATTGGTAGCGCGACGAGATGCGCGCCTCGTCTTGCGGCCACTGTGCATCGACATAGGGCACGTCGTCGTGTGCGCCCGAGGGATCCGTCAGGGTGCGGGGTTGCGCGGCGTCGACGAGAACGGCCGGCAGCGACACCTCGACAATGTCGGCCAAATCGGCATAGGGGTCGGTCGGCGCGGCCAACATGGGCGGTCCTTTTTTGTTTCTCTTGCTTTTTTTGTGTTGGGATTTTTTCCTTCCTTTTTCCTCTCTCGCCGGCCTGTGCTGCAGTCCTCGGTGCGCGTGCGCACACACCACACGCGGGCGCCGTATGCAAGAATGTGCCGTCCAAACAAGTTTCCTTTTTTCGCCCTTTTATGGTTGCTCGAAAAAAGGACCTATGGCGACGACTCGGAGAAAAGAAAAGAAAAGAAAGATTCCACACAGAGAGGCGGCGTGTGCGGCGCGAGCGGGGGCGCCGGTTTGCCCTCTGGGACGACCTTTGCAACCCTTGGAGGTTTCACACAGACGCCCGTGCACGCCCTGCCCCGCCATTCGCTCCCGACTTTGTCTCTCCCCACCCCTCCCGCCGACGGTCCCTCTCGCCCGGACGCTCGCCCCTTTTTTTTTCTCTTTTTTGATGATTGGCGTCCTCGATAGACGCTTGCCATTTGACTGTGGCATGTACGCGGTCGCCTGGCCGCCCCGCGGTCCTTTGTTCCTCGCTCTCGCGCCCTTGGGTTTTGGCATACATGTGCATGCCATTTTTTGCTGCGGCGGCCGACAACCGCCGAGGACAACCTCAACGGGGATTCGTCTTTGTCGTAATAAAAACAAGAGAAAAAAAAGAAAACGCCAATTCTTTACCTTTTCGTCACAAATAAAAAAAGAGCATGTTACGCGCGCCTCTTGGTGGTGCGGGGCGCAGCGGCGGCGGTGGCAGGGCGGCGCGCCCAACGCCTCGACAGACGCGCCACAAGGCGACGCGTACTCGAAAAGATCGCGCGTCCTCTGCCAAGGAGCAAATCGAGGAGAGACGGTTCGGGCAATCCACTGCCGCCACCGCCATCGTATCGCCGCGGCGGCCCATGGTAGCGCCTGGTGCGCCTCGGCAGGCCATCGAATTCACCGTCCCATAGGATTGCATCGGTGACGGCGCGGCGCACGGTCAGTCGGCGGCGCCCTCGCGGTCCCTGGCGCGGTCCAAAGGCAATGTCGAGGCCGTGCACGACGGTGAGGTGATCGACGAGAGCGCGCTGTTCCTCACGCGCCGGCGGATGGCCCGACGTCGCCTTTTGGCCCCGATCGGCATACTGCTGTAGGCTGACGAGCATGACGGCGACGGCGCCAATCCCATCGTCGTCGTTGCGCGCCAGGAGGGCGTCGGCCGCGAGGCGGTTGGCCGTCTTTTCCATGTCGTGCGAAATGCGCTTGGTGAGTCGCCTCCACAAGGTCCACCACTCACACCAGAGGCCGACGCTGACGCCCACGGCGAGCGCCAGGACAAACCCGCCGCACACGAGACTCCATTTCATTGCGGCCGCGCAGATCGAATCGTCGCAGAGCAGCGGGGAAATCAAGACCGCGACGACGATCGAGGAAGCCAAGAGGCCGACGCCGACCAACTCTGCCAAGATGATGCATGCCACGCGCTGGACAGCGCCCAGCGCGCGCATGCGCCTCTGACCGGCAATGTCGGCGAGATGGCCCACCTCGTGGTACAAGAGCGCAAGCGCGTTGGGCATACTCAGGCGCATCCCCGGCGGATGGCGCACCCGAATCAGGAACCGGTCAAACTGGGCCGAGCCTTGCACGCGTCCCGGCAGGGTATGAGCGCACTCGGCCACGTCGACGCAAAGGGCGGCGCGCGACACGCCCATGTCTGTCGCCGCCTGGTCGACGGCGTCGTACACGACATCGGCCGTGGCCACGCGCGCCTGTCGACGGCGGCGGACCTCGGCGCGGGCCGGCCCGGTCGAGACGATGTCGCTGTGTCTTTTCTTTGTTGTTGTCCTTCTCTCAAGGGTCATGGCGTGTGGGCGGCCTTTTTCGAGGTAGTTGTGGCGGCGCGACAGCACGCAAATGACCCACCCTGCAAGAAAAAAAGGCTCAACCTATCGCGAAAAGAAAAACGGGAAAAAAAAGACAAACAATCCGGCCCATGGCCAACGACGAATGGCTCTTTCCCTTTTTTTTTGACGAGCGGCCTTTGGGATCGCGGCGTGCGCCCTCGCCCAACAAATCGGCGACGACGGTCATGATCGCCGCCGCTAGACCCGGCCAGTGGTCTTTTTTTTCCTTTGTCATGCCTTTTTTCTTTTTCCCGTTGGTCGCCAAAAAGAAGGGGAAAATAGAGGCCGAGCGGGGCGTGGTTTGTCGGCGGCGCGTATTCTCTCGTCGGACCTGAGACCAGACCGTGTTGCCGTTGTTGTCGCATAATGCGACCGGTCGGCACTGGGCTCCCCTGCACATAGGGATCGCCGTCGCCTGTTTGCATTGGGCGGCATCGTATTGCACTCTTGCGCGCGCTGCGATGTACGACTTGACAGGCTCGCTGAGAGGGCGCACTTTTTTCTGGGCACACGAACCGGGGGGGGGGAGCGCTCCCGCCGCCGGCGTGGCGATCCAAAGGCCGGCGGCTTTGTGTGTGTTTTCCCTCTTTCCTTGCGCCCACAGCGGCCTCTTTGGCGTCGGGACTTGGTGCGCCCCGGCACGGACCGTTGCGGCCCTCGCGGGGTCGTCTACCCCGGCAAGCGATTGACGCGCGCGCCAAGGGAAAGCACGGCCCGCTCGCTCCGCTTGTCTCGGCCCTTCACCGTCCTCTGTGCGATACAGTGCGCTCCATCTCCGAGAGCCGCGTGATAAAGGAAAAGGGAGAGAGAGAGAGAGAGAGAGAGAGAAAACAGCCGATCGCCACACGCCGTTGGCGTCGTCGACCGCATCGCCAAAAAAATCGTCTGCCGGATCGCCGCCTCCCCCATCCCAGTCTACAAAATGTCGCTTGCCGATGCCTTTGCCATCACCGCCGCCGGCAACGGCAGACGGACGCCGCGCCGTCGCGCCGCGCCGTCATTGTCGCTCGCTCAGGACGCCGACGATGAACGACAGGCGCCAGACCTGCTCGCCTACGCTGGCGGGCCAAGCCACGACGACATCCAATATGACAACAACAACGTTCAAGCCGACGACGACAATGTCGCGTCAGCAGGGAGCGACAATGACGAGGACAATGACGACGGTGCAGGGTCCGAGGGCCGCGCCACCAGGCCGCGCGGACCGCGCGAGTCCTTTCTGTCGCTCGTGTCGCCCAAGCCGTCGGCCCGCCGGACGGGCGCGCGGCGCACCGACGAGCGCCATCCGTACGTGCGGCGCTACGCCGGCACGCGCCTGGAGAGCGAGATTCCCAAGTACGCCTTCACCTACCGCTCGGGCATGACCGACGAGCCGCAGTACACGAGCATGGGCATGGTGCGCGGCACCATCGCCACGATGCCCCTCTCGGAACTGCGGCCGGCCGTGGCCTACATGCTCGAACACGCCGACCCCGAGGGCCGCCGGCCGACCATGCTCGCGCGTCCGGCCAACTTTGAGCGCTTTGAAGAGTTGCGCGACCCGTCGGGCGGGCGCGACATCCTCCTGCACGAGATCTTCAAGGAGGACGACGGCGTGCTCACCGACCTCTTTCTCATCGCCGGACGCGTGGGCCACCGCGGCAGGCGTGCGCGCACCGTCGGCCAGCGCGCGTCCGACATGCTCGGCGGTGTCGTGTCGGCGGCGTCGTCGCTCGACGTCGCCAACGACATCCCCTACGAGCGCATGCGGCGGCCGGCCGACTTTCGGCCGGCGCTCACGCGGGCCGAGTACCGCGTGGTCAATCCGGGCGCGCTCGTGCCGCTGCTGGCCAACGTGGCCGGGTCGGCCGACGACCCCACGGTCTTTATCACGCAGCCGGCGCGCTCCGTCAAGGGCCGCCGCGACGGCAACCCGCTCGTGCTCCACGGCGTGTGCGACGACCAAGTCGAAGACTACTTTGACCGCACGTCCAACGAGGTGAAGCGGTCGGGCCTGCCCGAATTGGGACCCTACGCCGTGCTGCGCGACCAGTTGGCCGAGTACCGCCGGCCCATGTGCCCGGTGGAGCCCAAGTTGGTGAGAAAGATCATCGGACACTTGGCCAACGGCGAGCCAGCCGACACTATCAACGCCCTCGACGAGGAGACCATCAGCGCGCTCATGCAGAACGGGTTCACGCGCGACGAGATCAACAATATATGGGGTCGCGGCGCCGGCGCCGATGCGGTCGCGTGATCTCCCCCTCCCTCCCCCCCCCGCCAAACATTCTCCAATGGCGACCCGCACGTCGGCCGGCCGTTTTCCTTGCGCCCGCACGCGCATCTGCAGGCCCCATCCTTTTGTTGGCTCGACAGTTTGTACTCTGCCGCCGCCGGAGGCCGCGACGCCGACACACACACACACACACAAGAGAGCGCGACAGTGGACCGCGCGAGTCCGCCCGCCTCTGTAAAGGCAGTTGAATGTAAAAGGGAAAAAAAAGTTGCGATCCCTCCTAGGCTCGTGCGTCTTTTTCGCCGCGTGTCTCTGCATGAGTCTAGTCGTGCTCGTTGTCGGCCCTCTCCCCGTGTTTGTGCGGTCTCTCTATCTCTCTCTTTTTTTTTAAATATTGTCTTGCTCGGGATTTCCGTCGGTGGCGGGTCGCTGACATGGCGCCCGGCTTGATTGGGGGGGGGGGGCTACACAAAGCGGAAAAAGTGAAAAAACACCAAGAAAAATAAAAAAACGGAGAAAAAATGGGACCACAAAGAAAAAAAACAGGCACGCCCATGCCAGACAAAGCAGTCACGCGCAACAGGCTCGGGCGTTGATTTTCAGAAAGAAAAAAAGAGAGACAAAAAAGGCCGCGATATCGTCTCTTTGCCGCGCATCGCTGTGCGCTCCGCGCCGAGCACACACCACAGGTCGGCGGTCGCGGCGCGCGGCAGCGGCCGTCAACATGCCGCCGCCGTCCATCCGACGCCCACTGGATAAGAGACCTTTCAAGGCCATCGCACGCCTCTCTTTTCCGCTTCCTCACACGCGTCGGCATTCGGGATCGCCTCTAAGATTGACAAGGAAAAAGGACAAGACTATCCCACGGCAAGAGGTCTCACGATGGGTAAAAAGAAAACCCAACACGGAACCGAAAGCGACTGTGGAACGGGCGGCGACGGCGGGGCCACGGTGGTCGTGATCGAGGCACGACGCGCGGCAAAGAGGGCACCGCCCGCCGCCTGCATTCCCGACTGCCCGCCGGCGCCGCCGCCGGGCACGGTCGCCGACCAGGTGATTACGCTAGACACCTTCCCGACGGGTACCATTCCTATCGTGCCGGCGCCCGCCGTACCCTGCGTGCGCCCTCTGCCGCCCTTGGCCGCAACGTCGACAACGGCGGCGGCGGACCCCTGCGCATGCTGCCCGGTGCCCCCGCCTCCGCCACCGCCGCCGCTCAACTTCTACTATTACTTTACCGTGCCGGGCGTGATCACGGCCGACGACGGCGTGGTCACGCCGGCTGGCCCGACCGGCGGAGTGAGGATCACGTCGCAGCCGTTCACGCAGAGCATCCCGCCGGTGGGCGTCGACGGCCCGGTGCCCACCGGCACGTTGGACCACCCCAAGTTCCTCGTCTTGAGCGAGTGCGCCTTCCCGATCGCCGGGCCGCCCGACGTCGAGACCTACTTTGAGATCGAGGCCGCGGCCCTCACGCAGGGCACCCAAGACAACCCATTTGGCGCGCCCTTTGTCACCGACCCCTACGACGACCTGCGCCTGGCGGCGTCGGTCTTTGTCACCATCGACCTCGCCACCTTTATGGTGGCCGACATGTTCCTCACCAACGGCGGCGTCTACGCGCTCTACGAGCGCCTGGAGAACGGGCGCACGGAGGGCAACAACTATGCCTCGTTCACCGATGCCGTCAAGGTGGCGACGCGCGACCGCGTCAACCCGGCCAACGACGTGGTCAACATCGGCATCGGGTGGACCTCGCAGGCCATCCGGTGGTACGTCAACCGGCGCGAGGTGCGCCGCATCGACCGCATCGGCTTCCGCGCGCCCAACTATCAGCAGGTGGTGCTCATCGAGCGCGGCGGCCAGGACCAGTTGGTGGTGCCGCAGTCGGTCTCGGTCGGTCTGGGCAACTTTACCCTCCTCGACGCCTTTCGGCCCAACAACTTTGCCGGCACCTACGTGCCCGGCCTCACCTTTAACAACCCGCTCGTCCTGCTGTCGTCCGTGCCCGATCTCTACCGCAACCCGTTCGAGGTGGACCCGGTCACGGGCGAGTACGTGCCGCTCGATCCGGGCGATTTTGTCGACCCGCTCGACCTCTCGACCAGCCGCATCTTTGGCCAGGGCGCCACCCTGATCGTGCGCTACCTGTTGGTCGCTCTCCGCTCGGTGCCCAAGTCGATCTAGGCGCTGGTGCACTCGGCCGGCGACGTGCACGTGCCCTGTTTTGCGTTCTTTGTGTGTGTATGTGTAGTGTGGTGCATGCGCGCGAGGCCGCTGTTGGCCCGGCTTGCCGCAACACCAAGGAAAAAGCGTGCGTGTCCTCTTCCGAGAAGGGCTTGCATTTACTTTTCTTTTTTCTTTTTGATTGCACGACGACACGTCGTCCCGATGACCGACCGCGCGCTCAACAAGGATTCGGTAGACGCGGATAGAGAACGGTAAATTGACAAATCATCAGCCCGAAAACAGAAAGAGACACGAGCAGGAATCGCATGCGCTTGGGTTTTCTTGTCGAGAGGGCCGCAGGCTCGCCGGGCGCCGACAGCCGTGCCCGTCGTCGCAACGGCCGCCACGGCGGACGAAAAAATGCGCTGTGCACAAAAAACCCCTACCGAAAATCGGACCCAATGACAGGCGTCCATGCTTGCCGCCCTATTCGTGCATGTAAAAAAAAAAGATAGACAGGGCAACGCGCCCGATGCCGTTGTCGGGTTCAAACACGCGAGCACGTCAACGTGCAAAGCGCACACGGGCGAGTCGCCAGTCCATACAGACAACAGAAAGGATCGCGACGACAATGGCCAGCGAGAGGATACGAGCGGGCGAGGCAGCGTGGTCGGCCCGCTTGGACCTAAACTATGCCGAGTGCGTCATCGCGAGTCGCCGCCGGGCTCAAGAGCAATACTGCGCTATCGACAAAAGGATGACACTACTGGATCGGTTCTTTGACGCCATCACGCCGTCTCACCTGTACTGCGACACGACTGCCCATTGGCGCAAGCACAAAGAGCGCTCGTGCTACAAGGACTATGCGTGGCGCTTGCACATGTCGCAGGGCATGACAAAGACCACGCCCAAGCCGCCCATCGGTTGATTTACCCAACAACTTTTTTTCTGACGCATGCTTTTTTCCTTTGTCCTTTTCGCCTCTGCCGCACTGTTTTCTGTCCCGTTGCTTCTCTTTTGCGCAAACACGAAAAAAAAGAAACAATCCATTAAAAAATAAACGAGACAAAAAGGACCCCCCGCAGAGAGAAACCTCGCTAGGAAAAAAGGAGGGGCCGCGTGTGTGCAGTGGCGTCGCGCCGTCGGTGCCGCCCAGCGAGCGCGCACGGGGGACAAGCAAACAAGAATACATCACCCCACGCGCGTAAAGAAAAAAAATACAAGCCTGCAAGACGCATCGCCGACGACCAAAGGACGCAAAAAAGAGACGCAACCAAAAAAGAGCCAGAAAAAAATAAAGAAAAGCCCACCTAGAGGAATGATTGCGATGCAAACACGCGCGTGCGCCTCGCGGCGCAACGGCGCATCATCATAGGGCCACAGTTGGGCTGACGGTGCCGTTGTCGTATCGCCAGATGCACCCGGCCCAATCGTCGCGCTGGAATCGCCACGCCGGCGCTGGACGGCTTGCTGTGCGCGCGCGCACACATGTCCATCTTTTTTTTCTTTGATACAACAACAACGATTCTCTTTTACAACAACGATGACGAGTGCACACTCAACGGCGACCGTGGCGGACGCAGACGAGCCCGTCGTGGCCTTTGTCGTGCTCGTCGACGGCGGGTGTGCGTATGCCCTCACGAGGCTCATGCTGGCCGTCAAGCACTCGGAGGCGCTGGCCACCGTGCATCCCGAGGGCCGCATCGTCTTTTCTGGAGGCCGCCGCCAAGTCTTTAATGACGTGCACTGGTGGTGCAGCGTGCGTGCGCGCCACCAAGGCCCGCCGATCCGAGCGCCCCTCTCCTTTGTCGTCAACATCGGCCAACTGGGTCGGTGGTTCGACACGTGCTCGCCCATCTCGACCAGGCCCGACCTCGTGCTGCGCTATCCTGCGTCGCCGGGGCGCGCCGAGGTCGGATTCGAGTCGCGGAAGAGAGGGGCCCGGCACGCGGCCACCCTCGTGGGCATTTCGCGCGTCGCCATCGATCGCGATGCCACGGTCTTTTTTGCCGACGCGGCTCCGTCTTCGGGGACCATCAACGCGGCTCTGCCCTCGGCGGCCATCGCCGCGCCGCCGAGCATGCGTTCACAACTTTTGTATGCTTCCTGTCGCGCCGATTGGATCTTTGTCTATCCGGAAGCGATTGTCGTTGTCGACGTCACTGCTGCCAAAGGCAATGCAAACGACGACGCAGTCCTGTGGCCCAGCCGCTGGGTTATGGCCGACCACCGCGAAAGCAACGATTTCATGCTCTTTCGCCAATACGGCGCGCGCACCTCGGACGCTCTGGCTCTTGCCGATGTCAATGGGCAGGCCGCCGGGTGCGGCCCGCGCGCGCGGCGCCGGCGCCGACGCCGTGCGGCAGGCTCTGATGCGTACGTGCGCGCACTATTGACACTCCCCGCTGAACTGCGCTACGGCATCGTGGAACTGCTCGTGCGCGCGTGGATGCCGACTGTCGCCGCCACGTCGTGCCTCGCCGACCTCACCTCGTGGATGTCTGTCCACGCGCCCACCGGCCGACTTTGGGGAGAGTTTAGGCGCGCGTGCCGAAAAGTGTATGCCGAGCGCGCCGCCGCCTACACCGCGCGTCGGCGTATCGGACCCACCCTGCGACTGCACAAGGATGACATTTCGTCCCTGCACGCCTGTTCCGATGTGTTTAGGTTGAGTGCCATAACCGACTCGTCCGACCTGTGGCCGGAGCCGCGGCTGAGCCTCTGGCGTCCCGGAGCGTGTCCCGTCATCTCGGTTGCCGGCGAGTCGCACCCCAATGCCGGCCGCGACTCGTACTTTTACTTTTACGTGGCATACACTGGAAAACCTGCCTAGCAGACCTTTGGCCGTCATTTCGAGCCGTCTCGTGGTTGTCACTTTTTTTTGATAAAAAAAAAGGCTCGGTGACTTTAAAAGCCGTCGCCTGTTGCCCGTTATTCATTGCGACAATGGTCGATTCTTTGTCCTGATGGCGCACGGTCCTTGCGTGGGGGTGCGCCCGAGCGACCGAGCGGCCGACTGATGATAACGATGGAGATATCTATGGTGACGCGCGCACGGCTCGGTACGTATAGACAAACCGAGGCAAACAAGAGATGGCGGTGAAATCCAGACGCCCATCAGTCTCGGCAGGCCGCGCCCACGTGGTTTTGATTTTTTTCCAGCGAGACCAGCCGAATGTGGTCACAAATGAGTGCGCACGCACAGGCCAGGGTCCATTCGCGCGGGTCGTCCATGCGTCTGGGTTTAGGTGTTCTTTTTCATTTCATTTCATTTTGTTTTTTTATTACGGTATGCAAATTCAGATTGTGGCGTGCGTAGCGGCTAAAGTCGGCCGGCCGCTCGGTGTGGCGCCGCCGAACCCCTTTTTCTTTTCTCTTTTCTTGGCCTTTATGGTCTCTATCTCGCACTTTTGGGCCTTGCCTGGAGCGGCAGCGTCGGCCGCCGCGCGCCAAAGCATTTTGTCCTAGGACAAGGAAAAAGAAAGAGAACCCAAACCACCAGAGAGACCTCCCTGCTCTAGACAACAGGACAGGGTCCATAAAAGCCAAAAGACGAGACAACAAGAGAGAGAGAGAGAGAGAGAGAGAACAGAAGAAACAAGGAAAAAAATGGATGGGTGGTGGCACGACGTCTCGCTGTACCACGAGACGCCGATGGCGGCGGCCGAATACGCGTCGCTGGCGAGGGTCGACACAGCGGCCACCTTGGCCGAGCGCGGTCTCGTCCTCCCCGACCACTTTGACGGGCGCCGCAAGTGGCGCCGGTTGCTGTCGCCGCAGCCCAAGGGTTCCGTGTCGGCGCGCGACGAGTGCGCGCGCGCCCTAGCCGACCGCGTGGCCATCGTGTCGCGCGGCGCCGTGGCCGTCGATCTCGTGGCACCCCATCCCGACGAGACCGAGCCGCGCGGCGACGCCCGCTCGCCCAGCCTCGTCGCCCTCCACCGCGACCAGTACGTGTGGGGTGCGCGCGAACCCGGACAGCCGCCCGAGGCCGCCCGGCGCGTTAAGTCGATCGTCTACTATAGACCGGCGCCGCCCGACGATGGCAACGACGGCGTCGGACGGCGCGACCGTCTCGGCGACGCCGTGTGCGCCGAGATCTACCTTCGGGGACCGGTCACCACGGCCATCGACGTCCACGAGGATCTGGCGTGGCCCGAGGCCTACGCGGCGAGTTGGATCGGTGGCATCTACGCGCACCGCGCCGACGCCCAGCCCCATCATGTAACGTCGCCCGGTCGTCTGGGCGCCGCCGTGGTGACCCTCGTCGGATGGAGCACCGACATGAAGACCGGCGGCCGGTATTACCTGGCGCGCGGCGGACCCGCCACCCGACTGTCGCCTCACGACGGCGTCTTTTGCATGTGGGCGCACCAGTGCGGCGTCGAGGAGCACGCCGTCGCCGCCGTGCCGGATCTGTGGGGGCTGCGCCTGCCGGCGCGATTCCTGCACGATGCCGCGCCGGGCGACGCCGTGCCCGGCGCAGCCCAGCGGGCGCGGGACTTGCGCGCTGCCGTCGCGCTCCACCCGTCGGGCCACACACGCGCCTTTGTGGCGTCGCTGCCGCCGGCCGACCGCCTGGCCCTGGCGCCGCTCGTCGACCCCGCCTGCCTGCCCGCCGACCACGCCGTCTTTGTCGCCGGCAGGGCGCGCAACCCGCACGAGGCCCCCGGCGCCCACGACGCGCCCTAGACTCGCCGTCGCCTCCTCCCCACCTGCCGGCGCTCGCCAAATCGAGTCCCCCCCCCGCCAATTTTTCTTGTCGCTCGTGGACGAGTGTCTCTTTTTCCCTGCCCCTCTTTGCCTGTTTATCGGCCACCGTCATCCTTGTCTCTTCGCCATCCTTTTATCATCTTTATTTTTCTTTATAGGTGCTCGCGGTGGTCGCTTACGGTCGGCCGGCCAGCCATGGGCCAAGGATTTGGTTTGGCCGGCCAACGTGTCGGGCACCTACTACACATTGTCAAAGCGCACACCTGAAGGCGTGACATGAATATCAAAGGCCATGCTCCTGTCGCCCGCGGCGGGGTAGCCCAACATCCTCTCGTAGGGGAGGCCAGGCGCGGAGCCGTTGACGGCGGTTATGCTGAGCCTCACCACCATGCGGTCCCTGTCGCGGGTGCACGCATGAAACTGGGCGCCGGGACCCAGGACGGGAGCGGGTCGTGGCAGGTCGCTGTAGCGCACCGCACTCACAGCGATGGACGTCGACGCCAGTTCATTGGTGACGAGCACAGTCTGGGACGGGAGGGTCGAATCGCCGGATAGGCGGCAAAGTCCGCTGGTGCCGCTGCTGCTCATGTTTTCTTTTTTTTTCTCCTTCTTTTTTTTTCCTTTTGTGCGTGTTGCTGCAGGGTTGGTCGCGCTGTTTATCCGAGGGTCGACCCTTTTCTCGGCGCGCGTGCCGACATGACCCCCGACGACCACAAGCCCGTGAGCGTGTGCACGCCGCCGCGGCCTGGCTGCCTGGGTCCGCAAGGCGATCGTCGCGATCCGTGCTCACGGGCATTCTAACCGACCAGCGGTCAAGCACACGGAGCGGCTAGTCAAACACGACGAGTCGACACTCTTTGTTGGTTGCTCGCATTTTTGTGGTTTCGGTTTGGCACTTTTGTTTTTGTCTGCGGCGAGCGCAAAGATGACCCCCTAAAGGCGACAAAAAAAAGAAAGAGAGAGAAAAGGGTAAACTCGTGTCTTGTTTTTTGCCATTCGCCAACATTTCGTGTGTCTTTTGTGTTGGCGGTGTGCAAGGTCCGGGCGGGGGGCTATCAGCATGGCCTCGTCAGGGCGGTCGGCGCGATGCAAAAACCCTAAAAGCCGGAAAAAGGAACCAACAGGACGGCGGACGCACTCTAAAGGAGAAAATAAATTCGACGGCGATGGCCGTGGCGACGTCGGGAATTTGGTGACGGGGCCTTGACGGAAAAAAAGGAGGACAACGTCGCGCAAAATAGGTCCATGGCGCGCTCACGGAGCGGAACCATAGAGGTCATAGAGGTCGTTGAGGGCGCCGAGGACGGCGACGGCGGCGCGCTCTCGGCTCGCCCACGGCCCGCCGCCGTCGCCGACGTCGTCGATCTCGCGCTCTTCCTCCTCGGACATATTGGCGATTCTGGTTTCGAGTCGGTCCTCGGCCTCGTAGAGCCTCTGGCGCGTCAACTCGCGCACCGAGGGGTTGTCGCGGCCGGTCGGCACGCGGGCCTCGGCAAAGGCGCGCTCGTCGGGCGAGTAGCCGGCTTGCAAGAGGGCCTCGGCGAGGTCGGTGACGCGCGCTGCCAAGGCATCGCCGCCATGGGCCGCGCTGTAGTAGGCCATGCCCTGCCCGACCCTGTTGAGCAGGGTCGCCAGCGGGCTGTCGTCCCAGGGGCCGAGTCGCGGCGACCGCGGGTAGGTCCTCGCGATGCGTTGCACCATGGCGCGCGTGTCGATGTCACGCCACGGCCCGTGGACCGTCGGCGCGTCGGGGTCGTAGCCGCTCATGCCATCGAACCACTGCGTCACGCTGCGCACGCGCGTGGCCAGCGGCATGCGCACGGCATAGGACAGGAGGGTCTCGGGGCTGGGCCACGCCCCCGCGCCGAGACGCATCAGGCGCGCCGCGCTGCGCTGGGCACCCGCCGCGACGGCCACGCTCAGCGGGATCGCGTACGGGGAGCCCGCCGGCAAGGTGCCCCAATAGCGCGCGTGGGGCAGGGCCGAAAGGGTGCTGTTCCACGGGGGCAAGTCCGACGCGGCGTCGAGCCTTGTTTGCCAGCCGCTGTACTTGTCCACGGCCTCTAGGTCGATGGGCTCGTTGATGGGGATGCGGCCGCTGTCGACCAGGGCCGCGACCGTGTCGGCGTCGTCGTCGGCGATGGCCCTCGTCAGGGCGCCCACGCAGCCCAGGTAGTCGGCGCACGGTCCGGCCGTGGCGCGCAGCGCCGCGCGTCGTCTAACCCCCTCTTGCTCGGACGCCAGCCATCGGAGCGATCGCGTGGCGGCGGCCAGGCGCGCGACGTCCTCGGTGCGCACGCCCGGCGCCTCGGCGATCGCCGCCCACAGTTCACGCGGCAGCCTAGAGACGATGTCGGCGTCGGCCGCGTCCGTTGGCAGATCCGTCGGGCCGAGCATCTTGGAGAAAAAAAACCCGGTCCGTCGATGGCCCTTGTGTTTTTAGCGGTTCTCTTTTCTTTTTCCCCCTCCTCTGTCTGTGTGTGCGTATGGGATATTTTTTGCGCCTCGACGGCCGTCGGTTCGGTGAAGACGGCAAGCGACGCCAACACAGCAATGACAAAAAGGGAAAAGGAAAAAAAAGAGCGAGCCCCTGCAGAGGCGGTCCTTATCTGAGCCGCGGCGCCCTTTTGCCGTCTCTGCGCCATTTGCACCGGGCGGCGGCGGCAACGGCTCTGTCCTCCTGGGCGCACGCGCGCGGACAAATTCCTCTTTGCCACGGTGCTCCTTTTTTCCCGTCGCCTGGGGATGTATCGAATAGGGGGAAAAAGAGGAAGAGAAAAGAAAGCCGGCAGGGCATTGCGCCCGCCTTGCCGCGCGCCTTTTGGCTTTCCCCCCCCTCGGGTTGCTGGTTGGCTTGCTCTCTTTCTTTTTTCTTTTTTTTGGATTCTTTTTCGTCTTGGGCTCTTGTGTCAACCACTGTCGCATATGGGACCACCCTTTTTCTTTTTCCCGTGATCAGCGCATGCCGAGCGAGGGCGTCTCTGGTCTACATGGGGGTTTTCCTATTCAAAGGGCACGTAGCCCTGCTCGATAAACTCGTCTAGATCGCGCGCGGTCTGCTGTCCGGCGGGGCTGGCGCTATAGTCTTTTGCGAGCGCCCATAGGGCGTCGCGGTACAGGGGCGCATAGGGCGGCACCGGCTCGCCGCCTTGCCCTTGGCCACCGTCCTGGTCGTATGCGAGGTCGGGTTCGGTGAGCGCCGGATAGCGCCTGTCGATGCCGTCGATGCGCTCCAAGAGTTCCCTCCCCGAGGTGAGCCGCGTCGCCTTGATGCGCTCCTCCTGATAGCGCTCTGGCGACGGACGGAACCCCTCGATCAGGGCGATGCCGCGGGCGCGCTCGTCGGGCGAGTAGCCCGCGTCCAAGAGCATCTGCGAGAGACGCGGACCGACGACCGGGCCGCCGGTGGCCGCGGCGATGCGCGCGCTGGCGCTCATGAGGCCGAGCACCACCGACAGCGGATTGACGTCCCACGCCGAGAGCACGGGCGAGCGCTCAAAGGCTTCGAGCAGGAGGTCCACCATGTCGTCGGGTCGATAGTCGTGCAGCCTGCCGTCGGGCCGCTCGAACGCGCTCACGTTCATGGTCGCGAGGGCCTCGTTGAGCACGGCCTCGGACGTGGGCCACGGCACGGCGCCGGCCTCGATGAGCGCGCGCGCGGCCTCGATCGATCCATGTGCCGCGGCCAGGCCCAGGGGCGTCATTGGAGCGGGCCGTGTCAGGCGCGCCTGCACGTGAGGCGGCACCGAGACCGGTGCCAGCACGTCGCGCGCGGGGGCGTCTGGGTCGCGCTCGCCGGCATCTTCGTCCTCATCGTCGCCGCCGCCAAAGATATAGGGCGTGGCGGCCAGCACCACAGCCTGTCCCATGGTCCAGGGAATGCCGCGATAGGGCCGCTGGGTCGCCTTGCCCATGGCGGCCGCCGTGACGTCCGGGCCAAAGATATCGTTGGGGCCGACGCCGCCGTCGCCGGCGAGCGCCCGACGCACGCCGTCAGCGTCGTCGCTGGCAATGGCCTCGACCAAGGCGCCAAAGCACGCCGCATAGTCGACACATCCGCCGTCGTCGTCGTCATCGCCGACCAGAGGCGGGAGACCAAAGGGGAGCGACATAGCCTTTTTCTTTTTTTTTTATCTCTTTAAAAACGTGTGGGGTCACGTCTCTGCGCGCGGCTTCTCTTTTCCTGCGCCCGCACGGGAAAGATCGCGCTGGCGGTCGGCACAGACAAAAGGAGGACGGCAGCAGACCGATATTTGTTGTTGGCGATAAGAATAAAAAAGGAAACCTCTGGTGACCCGAATTCTTTTTTTTTTTGGTTTTGGGGCGAGGCGTCGGGCGCCTTGTGGCGCACGGCGCCGGCCCCACAAAGAATCAAGGAAAAAATCCAGGTTTTTCGGATCGCCGCAAAGGCAGCCTTTTGCGTGCGGACGGTTCCCCTTTTTTTCGAGGTCCTCTTGATGGCGATTTTTTTTCGTCTTTTCTTTTTTTTTTCCTCGGCGTATCCTCTTGTGCGTGCGCAGGACCGAGGTAGCGCGGCGAGAGCCTCTTTTGGAGACGGACATGTTTTCGTATTTTTTTTCCTAAAAAAAAAGAAGCATCATTTAGACCGGTGCACGGTTCTCAGTGGCCGGACGGTCGAGGCCCGCGCGTCGGGTTTCGCCCCGGCTTTGGCGCGCGCGTCCGTTGGTCGGTCTGGAGAGGCGAGGGGTGGCGAAGCGCGATACGCGAGGATACCGCATGTGCGCAATGACACGGCCCTCGTCTAGTGGAAAGAGTCGAGCCCGAGGACCTCGTCGAACGAGGTCGACCCCAGGCCAAAGTCGAGGGTCGTGCCAAAGGCGTCGCCCACGCGTCGGTTGCACGGATGGGGCGACACACCAAAGCCGCTGCCAAAGCCACCGCACGGGCTCGGCGACACGCCGAAACCGGCACTGCCAAAGCCGCCGCCGCATGGGCTGGGCGACACGCCAAAGCCGGCGCCAAAGGCATTGCTAAAGCCGCCGCACGGACTCGGCGACACGCCAAAGCCGGCGCCAAAGCCACTGGCAAAGCCACTGCTGGGGCAACACGGGTTGGCCGATGCGCCAAACACGGGCGTCACGGCGCCAAACACGGCCCCGACAGGTGCCACGGCCACGCAGCACGGACACGGACAAGGCACCGGGCACACGATGCGCCGTCGCCGCCGACGGCCGCAGTCGAGGCCCGTCGGGAGCGAGCCCGACGGGAACGACGAACCGGCGGCGATGCGGCTCCCGATGGTGAGCATCACAGAGCCCGTGTTAAAGGTGACCGCCGCCGACAGGGTGACCTGGTCGGCGAGGATGACGTCAAAGGGCAGCGGCGTGCCGGGCAGGATGACTGATCCTGCGCCGATGACGGTGCCGGCGGCGAGCACGCTCCCCGGCCCGGCCGTCACCATGCCGTTGACGCCGACGGGCACGTCAAAGGGCAGCGGCGTGTCGGCGGGAAATCGGAAGCCGACCGGGAGCACGGATGTGCTGCGCAAGAGGGCCGTCTGCCCGGTCTCGATGGTGATGGGGGCGCGCAGGGTGACGCGCACCGGCAGCGGCGTGTTGGCCGGAATCTCAAAGCCCACCGGGAGGACGGTACCGGGCAAGAGAGTCGTGTTTGTGGCCGTCGTCACCACGTCGACCGGCAGTGTGAGCGACTCGGTGAGCACGGTGCCCACCGGGATGCGCGTGCCCGCCGCCAACACCGACCCGGTCGTCACCGTAAAGGGCGACCCGGCGATGGTGATGTCGGCCGGCAGCGGCGTGCCGGGGTTGATCATGGTGCCGGCGTTGATGATCGTCGCCGGCGGCAGTTGGAAGCCGTTGGGGAAGGGGGTGAACGCCGTAAGCATGGCGGCGCTCACCAGCGTAAAGGGCTCACCCAGGGTCGAGTTTTGCGGGATGACAAAGTTCGCCGGCAACTGGGTGCCGGCGTGGATGCGCGTGCCCGCCGGAAGGACCGTGCCGGCCGGGATGATCACGCCGCCGCGGATCACTGAACCGGGGGCCAGCGTGATCTGCGTCGACGAGGCAAAGGTCGTGCCCACGGGGATGGTGAAGGCACTCGTGAGGGTCACATTCTGCGGCAGCGGCGTGTTGGCCGCCAGCGGGTTCGCATTGAAGCCGGGTATGGTTTGCGCCGTGGTAAAGGTGGTGCCCGCCGGGAGCGTGGTGCCCTGAGCGGCGAGGATCTCGCCCGTGGTGGCCGAGCCGGTGGGCGTGAGGAGCGTGAGTCCCGACGGCCCGACCGTGATGGCCGACGTGGCCCCGACGGCAAAGGACGACCCGACCGTCGTCGACCCGCCCAGCACGAGTTCCGACTGGAACGTGGTGGCCGCCGTGAGGGTCTGCGCCGACGGCAGCGGGAAGCCGGCCGGGATGACAGTGCCCGGGATGAGCACCTGGCCCGGCACGAGCGTGACGCCCGTAGGAAAGGTCGCCGGATCGGTGCCCGTGACGGTCACGGCCGCCGGCAGTTGGATGGGCGTCGTAAGTTTGCTGCCCTTGGCCAGGACCGACCCGACGGGAAAATTGATGGGCGTCGTCACCGTGGTATCCGTCGTAATGCGCACCTCGATCGGCAGCGCCGCGCCGGCGGGGAACACGGTGCCGGCGGCCACGGTCGACCCGAGCGGCAGCGGGAGCGGCGCTGTGAGGGTCACGCGCGCGCCGATCATCACCGGCTGCGGCAGCGTGCTCTGCGCGGCGACCTCGGTGCCGGTGGGCAGCGTGGTGCCGGGTCCAAAGGTGACGTCGCTCGTGAGCGTGAGCGCCGCCGAGAGGACCAACGGCGTCGACAGACGTGAGCCTGCCGCTATGGTGGACCCGCCGACGAGCACGATGCCGGCCGTGGTCGGCGTCGTCGGCACGGTGAAAGCGGCGGCCAATGGCGCCGACGCGTTGCGCACGCGGATGGGGTCGGGCAGGATGGCGCCTCTCGGGAGGCGCGACTCGGCAGCGAGCACGCTACCGCGTCCCAGAGTCGATCCCGACGGGATGGTCACGGTGCAGTTGACCGGGATGTCGGTGCTCACGGTCGCCATGGCGGTGCGTGCGTGTCGTCTGTTTTCTTTTTGTTTTCCCGGTTTTTTCCGAGCGCGCGTGTCGGTGCGCGCGTCTCTGTGTGTATATGTGCACGCGCCTTGTCTCGCCTGGGCCTGTTGCCTGTGTGCGGCCCCTCTTTTTTTTTTTTGGATTTTTTCGAAAAAGGATCCCTCGCGGCAGCGCCCGTCGCGGCGTGCGTCGCGCCTGTCTTTGCCTCTTTTTTTCCTTTAGGGAAAAAATATCAAAAAGTGTTTTTTTCTTTTGAAAGAAAAAAAAGGGTAAAGTCGAGGCGCGCCGCGTCGCCTTGGTCGGTGTTCCCTTTGGCGGTCGCCCCATCGGCCGGCGCCGCCGACCAACGCGACAGCGGCGGCGGCGTGCGCATAGGCACCACCAAAACACGAGACAGAGGAGGCAAGAACGCACGCCAACAAAAAAAAGAGAGAGCCGGCCACCCAACGGCGTCGCTGCTCGTGACATTTATGTTTTTATTTTTATTTTAAAAAAGAATAATAAAAGAAAGACAAAAGGGACGCGCAAGCGCAGGCGGCGGATTTCGTCCGACTGCGCGCGCCAGCGCGTGCCCTCGATCGACCGACGCGCCATACCCCATCCCAATCAAGGCACGGCTTCTCTCCGAGCCTCTTTTTTGTCGGTCTTTGTGCTCCCTCTTTTTTTTCTTGAATTCCCCAAAAAAGGCGTGCTCTGTCGCGCGAGGACCGGCGGATGTGTGGTTTGGGAACAAACAAAAAGAAAAGACGGTCGTGTCGGGCCGCGGGCCAGCAAGCATGTTGTAAAAAAAGAGCGGCAAGAAAAAGACATGGAAAAGAGGAGGACGAAAAAAAAGAGAGAGCGCGCGGTAGAGTGGGCAAAGCCCAGGAAAAAGAGGGCAGGTGCAAACGGGGGCGGCCTAGGCACAGTCGTCGTGGCCGCATGCGTCGCCGTCCCACCGGGGATCGCGATTGTCGGCATCGTCGGCGGCAGTGGTGATGAGGACGACGCGAAAGCGCATGCAACGGCGGCGCCCCGGCGGCAGGTCCAACGTGCGCACGGCCCAGCGCTGCTGCGCGTCGGCCAGCGCGTCGGCCGAGTCGACGAGAAAGAATCCGCCCGTTGCGCATTCATGGTACAGGGAGACGATGTGGGCGGCCCCGTCGCCGCGCGGCGCATAGAGCATGCGGGCGGCGCGGCGCAGCGAGACAACGTCGACATCCATGGCCGGCACCTGGATCGAGGTCACGTCGACAGAGCCGTCCGGCCCGCGGTGTGTGAGTTTGACACAGCGCGCCCAGAGGCCGACCCCGCGGCCGCGCTCGACCGACGGCGACGTCGATGATGACGACGCCGTCGAGGCCAGAGACGATTCCGGCAAGCACGTTGCTGTCCTCGGCGGCACGGCGACGGGCGACGAACAGGCGCCGGGGCCCAAAGAGGCGGTCGCCGAAAGGGGCGAAAGCAAAGAGGAGAAAGAGAGGATAGAGGAGGAGGACGGCGATGAAGATGAGCACGACGAGGATGTCGAGATAAAAGAGGATGATGGCGACGACGAGAGGGACAAGGACGATGACGACGACCAGGGCAAACGGGCGTACGGTCGCGGACTCGCCGGCCATGACCGCGTCGTCGGCGCGGGCGTCAGAGGCGGCGTCTCAACCGGCGACGACTCGGTCAACGAGACCCGCGAGAGAGGCGGCGATTGGGCGGCAGAGGCAGGGCCGCGATCGGTGCGGTGCGAGCGCGCCCATGAGGCGATGCTGCGCCACACCGATCGCGGCGAATGGGCGAGGCGCGCGCCTTGACGGTGCTTGGCCGCACGGCGGCGTTCCGTCGGTGTCGCTGGATCGTGCGCGGGCGACGTCGACCCCTCCGTGTGGCGCCGACGGTCAGACGGTCCCTTTGTCTGCGCGCGCTGACGCCTCCTCGCCCGTCGAGTTTTGACCAGAGAGCGCTCAGTCGTTGTCGTCGTCAACAGAGCAGCGTCGCAATCGTGATCCCTTTTTTTCCTCCTGTCGCCTTGTTTTCGAGCGCCGAAGCCGGCGGTTCTCTTTTTTTTTGACTGTCGCTTCCTCTTTTGTTCTTTTTTCTTTTTTTTTATAAATAGGTCGTCGGTCGGGCGATTTCCGTGTGCTTTTTCTTTACCTTTTGCTGTGGGGTGCGTGCCCAGAGCCGAGCGAGGGCGTCGGCCTCGTTGAAAGAGTCGCCGTAAAAGGGCGAAACCGCGCGCGCGGTCGATTGGTGTCAGTGCCACTGCCAACAGAAAACAAAGGAGGAGAACTCGTGATATGCCTGCCTCGCGCGTGTGTGCTATTGTGAGAGCAAAAAAAAATTTGCAAGGACACCAACTTGACTCTCAATTTTTTTTGGGGAGGCCAGCACGACGGCATGCGATCACGACCAACCAGCGGAACCCTTTTTTTGTCTACACTGTGCCTATTGGTCGATTGTGTCTGTGCATGCCTTGGGGCGGCCGCGAGGAATCGCGTGGCCTCTTCTGGAGCAGCGCCTGCACAGCAACTCGGGAAAAGCACGCAAGAGACCGCGCCATGCGCCGACAAGGGGGCATCTGTTTTTTAAATTGGAAAAAAATTTTTTTTTCGGTGGGGCAAGGGCAAGGGAGGGCTAAAAAAGAACAAGGGAAAGGGAGCCGACAAAAAAAAGAGAGATCGCGCGCGCACCGCGCTGACCTCGAGTTCCGGTACTGCTCGCACGAAAACTGTTGGCGCGCACGCGAGGACGGCGCCCGCTTGGAGGAAACCATGGGGCTCGGCAACCGCGATCGCCGGCACCGGCGCCCCGTGCGGCGCCACCCCAAGAGACGGCGCCCACCGCGATCGACCGATGACACCACCACAACGACCACCAGCACGGCCACGACCGCCAGCGACACGTTCCTATCGACCCTGTCGTCGTCATCGTCATCATCCTCGTCATCATCCCCGTCGTCGTCGCCTCTGTCGTCGCCTCTGTCGTCCCCGACATTATCTTCGCGGTCAACGTCGTTGTCGTCGTCTGAATCATCGTCGCCCTCTGCAGACACGATCCTCTTGTCCGACAGTGACAAAGAGACAGACGCCAGCGATTTCGGCGGCGCCCGTAGTCGGCGACGTCGGCGCGCCTTTTCATGGCACCCGCAGCCGCCGCACGATCCGCTCCCCCAACCGCCATCCTCGACCCCGCCGCCGCCACCGTTGTCATCGTCATTGCCCTCGCACCCGCACCAATGGCAACCACAACATGAACCGAGACCGTGGAGACCGCCGTCCGATGTCGCCGCCCATCAGCCTCCTCTGCCGCCCGCAACACCGCTGGCGCCAATCGCCAGCGTCGCGACCTTTGCGACAGCGGCAGTCGTCGTGCCCGTGGTCGACGCAGAGCCCGCTGCGTCGCCGGGTCCGCGACCGGCCTTTACCATCCTGCGCGGGTCGTCGCTGGCGGCGGCGCGCGAGTACGCCTCGCTGCCGCTGGTGCGGCCGTGGCGCGAATTGGCGCGCGCCGCCGACCCGGCCGGTCGCCTGCCGCTGGACACGGGCGCCGTGTGGGCGGGCGACGCCGAGGGCGCGCTCTCCCTGCCGGCGCAATTCGACGGCCGCCGCAGGTGGGGCCGGCTCCTGGCGCCGCCGCACGATCAGGGCCTGTCGGGCGCGTGCTGGGCGTTTGCCGTGGTGTCGGCGTTTGGCGACCGCGCGGCGCTGTGGACGCACGGCGCCATGCGCGCGTGGCCCGACGGGATCTCGCGGCCGGGCGTGTTTGGCGGCCTCGCGCCGCGCGACATTGTCGACCGCGATTTCGACGCCCTCACCGAGGCGCAGAGCGAGGCCGAGGCCGACGTCGTCTCGGCCAACGAGGTCCACCACGGGGGCCGCCACGCCGACTATGGCCACACGCTGGCGGGCGCCGCCGAGGCCCTCTACGTGGGCGGCGTGTCGTGCGCGGGTGGCTGGCGCTGTCGGCCGCTGGCCCACTATGCGCTGGCGTCGTCTGCAGAGATGGACGTCAAGGCCGAGATCTTTGCCTGGGGTCCCGTGGCGTCGGCCTTTGCCCTGCACGAGGACTTTATGTACCCGGAGCGCCATCCGGCCAGTTGGGTCGGCGGCGTGTACCGGCACGATCCAACGGCGTGCCCGCGCGCCTTTGGCGGCCACGCCGTCGTGCTCGTGGGCTGGTGCGAGGCGTGGCTCCCGCCACCGCCGTCGGCCGCCCTTGATGAGGACGCGATGGTGCATGGATCGGCCACGGCCAGGCTCTCACGGCACACGTGTTGGATCGCGCGGCACGCGTGGGGGCCGGGATGGGCCGGCGGCGCGCACGCCGACGGTCACTTTGCCATGGCCGCGGGCCAGTGTCAGTTGGAGGCCAACGTGGTGGCGTGCGTGCCCGATGTGGCCGGGCTGGTGTTGGACCCGCGCGACGCGCACCGCGTGGCGCCGCCCTCGGCTGCCGCGCGTCGGCGCCGTGCCACGATCCCGCACGCGCCCGAGAGCGACCTCATCGGACCGGCGCGCATCGACCCGGCCCTGCTCTGCGACATGGGCGCCTTTGTCGCCGCCGAGGTCTATGGGCCGTGGGACGCCTCTGGAAGCAGGCCACGCACCGGCGCACACGACGGCGCCGCGACTTTTGCTGACGGCCGGTGGCCGGCCTCGGACGCATGGACGACGGCCCTGCGGCGCGCGTGGGTGGCCGCCGGCGACCGCGCCACCGGCCAGCACTGGTCAGTTCCCCACACGGACGATGCGCACGTAAGCGACCAATGGCGACAGTTGGGCACGCCCGACAGCGCGCAGGATGTTGCCGATCTCTTTGACGGTGGCCCTATCGGTAGTGATCACACACTGTATGGCTGCGGCGACACTGTCCCCTATCGTCCAACGCACGCTTTTGGCAGTGAAGACGCCTATGCCTATGGCGACAAGGACAATGGCGACGACAATGACAATGACCAACAGCACCTTGATTTCCATGGTCACTTCTTTTACGGTCCCGCCGCGCCAGACCACGGCCTGGCTCCCCACGCCGACCGCGACGTCTACTATGGTGTCGATGTCGACGACGACGGCGCCTACAGCAACAGCGACGCCGAATTGTCAGACGACGAGCGCCAGGCCGATGCCCGACATCGGCTCTTGCATCGGCGCCGCCGGCGCGTCGGCTCGCCGCCCGCCTAGCCGCATCCCCCTCCCCCTTTTTTTCTGCCGACGCTCTTTGTCTCGTCCTTTTTTCTTCTCGATTTCTTTCCTTTTGCATTTCAAACCGAAAAAAAGCAAGAAAAAGACCCGGGGCCAGCAGAGGCCCAAAGAGTGTGGTTGTGGGTGGGACCCAGAAAAGAAGAGCGATGGTTCGGGGTCTGGGTGTTTTGGAAAAAAAAGATCAAACAAAAACAACGCAAGGGGGGGGTTCATTTGACGGCCTCAAAGTACCACCCTCGCTCGGCGGCGGCGCACGACGGCGCCAAGACGACGCCGCCGTCGGTGCCGGACGGGCGCGCGCACCCATGGAGCGCCGCGTTGTAGAGGGTGCCCGGCACTGCGGCCTGGCCCGACGGATCGGTTGCTGGCACCCATGCGCTGGTCGCCCTCGTCGGTTCCGACTGCACGACGAGCACCGGCTCCGCACTGGATGCGGCTGTGCCAGCCGCGGCAGTCGTCGCCAGCAACAGGCCGCCCGTCGAGGCGAGGCTGCCTCCAAGACCGCTGGCCAGCGTAAAAGTCCACGACGCTGCCTGCGCCACGGGCACCATCGCCACCGCGCCCGAGGCGCCGCCCGCCGGGACGCCCACGTAAAGGCCGGTCGGACCCCAGCGCATCCTGTAGGTGCCGGCGGCCAGTTGACGGCCCAGGGGCTGTGCCGGCTCGATGGTCGTGCTGGGCGCGGCCCTGCGCCGTATGCGCTCGTAGATGGCGATGGCCGCGACGAGCGCGATCAGCAATACCAGCGCGATGCCGGCGATGATCCAACCCCAGGGTGTGCGCGACGGCGATCCGAGCGCGGCCACGGGCGACGCTGCCGGTACGAGAAGGGCGCCCGAGGCCGTGTCCACATAGGCCGACATGGTCGGCGGCAACGTGCGCAAGAGAGGCGGCCCCGGCAAAAGAAGGGATGGGCGCACGAGAAAGGTTGCCGAAAAAAGTAGGCGAAGGAAAGGAGCAACCGTGTATGACAGAGATGCCGCGGCTGTGTGTTGGTCTCTCTCTCTCTCTCTCTCTCTCTCTTTTCTTATCGTGCGCCGACACGCAGCCGCCAGTGGATGGCCGATGCGGGTGGCGCCCTTTGGGCGATGGTGACGGGTACCGCGCAACTCGAACCTGCCCATGCGCGCGGTGCACAGGTGGGCTCTCGGCCGGTGCTGTCCGTGCCTCGAATGCCTCTCGGCGCGCCTTTTCGGCTGGACACTCGCTTTTGGGGCGCCCCAGCGGCGCCCCGAAAGACAGCAAGCGACAGAGAAAAATGCGCACACAAGAAGAGACGGTCCCTCTGCGCGTTGATCGTGCTTGTGCGCTTTTTTTTGGACAATTTTCTTTCTTTTTTCGGTCACACCGCAAAAAGGCTAGGAGAAAAGAGAGAGAGAGAGAGAGAGAGAGAGATGCCGCCGACGGGAGCGATCCGCAAAGAGACAACGAGTAAAAGAAATGTATTGAGGGAGGGAGGCCGAGATCAGAAATCGCTGGTGAGCGAAAAGCCAGACGTGTTCTCGCGGGTCCCCCCACGGGACGAGACGTGCGCCTTGGCGTACTCGCCCACGCGCCGCTCGAAAAAGTTGGTCTTGCCCTCGAGCGAGATCAACTCCATCCACGGGAACGGGTTGGGCGTCTTGTAGTGCTTTTCGCATCCGAGCGACGCGAGCAGGCGGTCGGCGACAAACTCGATGTACTGGCACATGAGGCCGGCGTTCATGCCGATGAGCGCCACCGGCAGCGACTCGCTCACAAACTCTTTCTCGATCTCGACGGCCTCGACGATGATCTGCCTGGGCACGTCGGCCGAGGGCTTGTTGACGAGCATCGTGTAGAGCAGGCAGGCAAAGTCGCAGTGCAACCCTATTAGGCGCGACGGCGACGATGAGAACAGATATCCATCCACATTTCGTCCACCGAGAACCGACGCGAGAACAAAGAGACGGCGGCGGCGGCAGAGGAAAGAGAGCGCGTGCGCGCAAAAAAATAGACGCGCGGCGACACATGCAGGGACGGCAAAGAGGGCACTATGCGAACCTTCGTCGCGACTGATCATTTCGTTGCTAAAGGCGAGGCCGGGCATGAGGCCGCGCTTCTTGAGCCAAAAGATGGCGCAGAAACTGCCCGAGAAAAAGATGCCCTCGACGGCGGCAAAGCCGATGAGCCGCTCGGCAAAGGTGTCGAGGCCCTCCTTGTTGATCCACTTCATCGCCCAGTCGGCCTTTTTCCTCACCGACGGCACCGTGTCGATGGCGCGAAAGAGGTGGTCCTTTTCGGCCGGGTCCTTGACATAGGTGTCGATCAGGAGCGAATAGGTCTCCTGGTTGCCGTCATCGTCGTCGTTGTTGGTGTTGTGTTTTTCGTCGCCCCCAGAGCATCCAAGGAGCCGCGAGAGCATCGAGAGCGCACACACAAAAGAGACCATGGTGAGCACGGCAACATGGCGCAAAAAGTGTGTGTGTGTGTGTGTGTAAGAGCAGACACGCACCGAGTGGATGTTCTCGATGGCGATCTGGAAGCCGTAAAAGGCCCTCACCTCTGCCACTTGGACCTCCTTCATGAACCGGCCGGCCAGGTTCTCGGCCACGATGCCGTCGCTGGCGGCGAAAAAAGCCAGGACGTGCTTGATAAAGTGGCGCTCGTCGTCGCTGAGCGACACCCAGTGGACGGTGTCGGCGCTGAGGTCCACCTCCTCGGCGGTCCAGATCGAGGCCTCGGCCTTTTTGTACATCTCCCATACTTGCTGGTAGCGGATAGGGAAGAGGACAAAGCGGTTGGGGTTGTCGCGCAACAGGGGTTCGAGCGACATGCTGCTCGTGCCGACTGCCTTTTGTTGCTGGTCGTCTCCTGTGGTTGCCGTCGTTATCGTCGTCGCCGTCGTCGCCATCGCTGTTGCTGTTGTCGTCGTCGCTTGTGTGTGGAGAGGTTGTTGGCGCTATCGATGGGCGCAGATCTCTCGCGCAATCGGCAGAGAGGTTCAACTGGTAAAGAGGCCTTTTCGTTGTGGGGTACGCCGCGTGCTTTTGTTTTCTCGCACCTCTCTCTTTCTCTCTCTCTCTCCTATGTCGCTGTCGTTGCAGAGCGCCACCGGCGTCTGCGCGGGCGCGCCCGTTTGCCATATCTTTTTTTGTCCCAAACGCGGATTAGAAAAAATTATGCCATTGGACGTCCTCTCTTTTTTTTACCCCCGTCATGGCCTTGCGGGGTGTCGCCATGGCCCCGACCGAGTTTTCGCGCGGCCTCGGCGCCCCCCGGTTGCCCGGTCCCATGTTGCCGCTCGGCCCCTTTGCCTTTTTTTTTTCCGAGGGCGCTTGCCATTGGGGCGCCAACCAAGCCCCATGGCGGCGAATGGGAAAAAGGGAGCCAAGCCATCGGGCGCAGAGGGACGGTCAAGGGACGAGTCGACTTTTCCTCACCACCATTTGTCACTCCGTTATTTTGGGCGTTGTCTGCTACTCTCGTCACCCCTCACGACCCCGAATAAAATTCACAACATGAGAGGAGATTCAAAACAATTCTGTTTCTTTTCGGTTTTTTCCATCCGAGCGCAGACGCAACTATGGGGCACGCTTTTATTCTTGCCATTCTTTTTTCTTTTTTTTTATTGACAAATTTAGAAAAATGTCGCAGGGACCAAAAGGAAAAGAGGGCATGGTGCCCACGGGCGCAAACAAAGCCGCAAGGCAGACGGCGCCGAAAAGACAAAGAAGAAGAAAAGGAGGAGGACAAACAAAGAGGGGGAACGGGCTCACGCGGTCGTGGGCGCGCCGAGGTCGACGGGACTCGCGCGGTAGCCGCGGTCGACGAGGTCGCTCACGAGCCGGTAGAGCCACACGCTGTCGACGCCGACGGCGCCCGTCGCCGGATCCCTCTTGGCGGCGGTGGCGGCATGGCGCGCGGTGGCCTCGTCGACGAGCCGCGCGTACTCGGGCCAGCGGTCCCATTCGACGGCCTGGTAAAAGGCCGACGTCAGCGGGAGGCCGTAGGCGCACAGGGCCGCGCTCTGCACCGTGCGCTCGGGCGACAGGGGCACGACCCCATAGCGGCTGATCCCGCCCGGCAGGCCCGTGGTCGCGATGACGACGGGGCGCGCGCAGCGGGCCGGATCCGATGCGCTCGCTCCCGCCTGTGCGTCGGCGCCCTCGCAGACGAGTGTCGTGCGGCGCGTGACGCCCTCGGGCGTGTGCGCCGTGATCGCCGAGAGCACCATATCGCGGTCGAGCCCGCTCCCGGCGTGGCGTTGGCCTAGAAGCGCGCGATCGTGTGCGGCCGCCGTGTGGTCGGCGTCGCGCACGCCCGAGGGACACGCGCACGCCGTCTGCAGCCGTCGGTCGGGGTCGGCGTCGTCTGCCGCCGCCGACAGCGCGTCGGTCCACGCCCAAAAGGCGAGCGCGCGCTGTCGGACCTCGTCCGGTGCCACGGCGTAGAGGTAAACGGGAAGCGGCCGCGCCAGGGCGACGTCGCCGGCCGGCACGAGGATCTCCTCGACGGGCCGACCCACGTCGCCCGATCGCGCCACGGGCGCGTCCGCGTAGAGACAGAGACGCATCATGGGACGCCCCTTGTCGGTGGCGTGCCCGACAACGGTGGCGACGGGCAACAGACGTTTTGTGCGCGCGTGATGCAGCGCCGCGCCGTCGAGGATCACGCGGTCGCCGGGCGCGCACACGTGGATGGCGTCTGTCTCGCGATCGACGTAGATGGGGGTCTCGCGCGCCGGCGCGCCTGCGGTGGCGGTGCGCCGCGGCGCGGCGGTCGATGCGTGCGCGCCCATTCTTTGTCCTTGGTGGGGATCGCTTTCTCGCGGGCCTGCCGCGTCTTGGCCGCCGCCTGCTCTTTCTCTCTCTCTTTTTTTCCGGGCCTGCTCTTTTTTTCGACCCGCCTGTGTGTGCTGTCGGATGCGTCCCCGAGTCCTTTTTTGTGCCGAGCGAGAAAAGGGGCGCAAGCAGGCACGCCTTTTGTATAAAGTATCCCACCCCCCTCCCCAAATCATCCCCTTGAACTTTTGGGCAGTCTTTGCGGCGCGCTCCCAACCGACGGCGCGCACAGCGGTGCGAGGTCAGAAAAAAACCACCGCGATGCAAGAAAAAGGGTCTTTTTTTTATCAATTTATTGAAAGGCTCTCGATCGAGGCAAATAAGAAAAAGAAGAGCGACCAACAGCCGCAAGCCCACAACATCGGGACCACAACAGAGGCGGTAGTAAAAAAAAGGCGATCCCGGCGGGGGCGGCACGGTGACCGCCGAATGCCGGCTAGGCACGTGTGCCGGTGATAAAGTTGGCCACGGCGGTAGTCTGGCCGGCGGTGGGCGGCACGAACCGCAGCCAGCAGCCGTTCCTGTCCCACAGCGGGTTGGGCGGCACGGCGCTGGCGTCGTAGACGTACTGCACGCACCGGGCGTCGGCGCGGCAGCGCGCCTCGCAGGCGTCGACGCTCGCCGCCGTGCCGGAAAAGGTGCCCACCGCCGGGTCGGCAAAGTTTTGCGAGAGGCCCAGGTCGGCCAGCACCGTGCTCACCGTATTGGTGTTGGCGGCGCGCGTAAAGGTCACTGCCGACGACGGCGGGCCGACCGGATAAAAGGGTCCGCCGTTGGGCGGCGGCGGTGGCGGCGACGGGGTGACGGGCGTCACGGGGTAAAGGGGTCCTGTGCCGGTGGTCGGCCTCACCGGCAAGAGGGCGCCGGCGGCCCGTCTCTTGCTGCGCTCGTGGACGATCCACGCCACCACGGCGGCCAGAACGGCGGCCAGTGCAATGCCGCCGGCGATCCACCACGCCCACTCATAGGCGCGTGTGGGCGCGGGCGCGACAGGGGGCGGAACAACGACAGCGGGCGCGCCAGCCTCGACCGCCACCGCAGGCACGGCAGTTTCTTCCATGCGATCCTCCACTGGGAAGAATAGAGTTTTTACTCTCCTTTTTTCCCTTTTTTTTTGGTGATGAACGGCCAGGCGCCTGGTCGAGCCAAAAAAAAAGAAAAAATGGATTCGAACTGCGGGGGATGCACAAAGGCGACGTCCGAAGCCCGTCGGCGTGGCGTCGTCGGTGTGCGCGTGCAAGGGTCTGCGGTTTTCGCTATGGACCGCTGGTTTCATCCACCCACCGGGTCATGCCGATCCTACACGCACACGCCCCTCTGTCCTCCTGTTTTTCTTTTTTTTTTGGCGGCCTGTTCTTCACGTCCCATGTCATCCCCCAAAGAGGGATAAAAAAGGCAACCCGCGCCTCCCACACTCTTCACGGGCCGCATCCCCGCCAAAGGCAACCAATGGCTATCTGGCGGTATGCTGATTTGATGCCGCCGCCATCCAGACAAGGCCGGCCGCGGCCGGCGATGATGGACAGCGCAGGCGCGAAACTTGGGTTGCGCTTCGGTGCATTCGGGCAGAGACAGCGCACTTTTTTTTGTCGTCAAGGATCGTCAGACTTTTTTTGTTTGCCGTTGCAGTGGCGCGCTCGGCCCTCCTTTGCTTCTTTTTTTGAATCGCCGAGACAAAAGAGCGTGCGATTCAAAAAAAAGAAAAAGTCAAGTGCGTCAAGGATGTCGGTCGCCAAAGTGATGCCGTGTCAGAGGGCAAAAAAGGCAGCGTCTACAACAACAAATGTATTGTCGTAAAGACGAAAAGGCAAAAAGACAATGGATGGACGGGTGCCTAGAGCGACGGCGTGCTGGTCGAGCCAGAGGTGGCGGCGGCAGCGGCGGCGAGGAGCCTGGCGATCTTTCCGCCGCCGCTCTTCTTGGGTCCAAATGCCTCGTCAAATGCCGCAAAGGTGATGCCGGGGATCGATGCGACCAGATCAAATCCACCGCGTCCACCGTCCGACGACTTACCGGCAAAGACAGTAAAAAGGCTGGTCGTGTCCTCTGGATGCAGACGCGGCAGGCGCGCCACGAGTTCAAACCACCCGTTGAAAAGTACGCCGTCGACGCAGTAGCAGGTAGTCGACCAGCCCGCCGGCATGAGCGCCGACGCCGCAGCGGCAATCTTTGCCGGTTCGATGGTCCGCATCTCAACCATGGTCTTTACAAAATCGACGACGTCGGCAGCCGTCTTGGCCTCGGCGGCCGTGCGCGGGTCGTCCTTGAACAGGAGGTCGTCTGTCGAGAGGGCGACGGCACGCGGGCGATCAGTAGTTGCCCTGCGGAGGCGCACGCACACGCGCGCGTCGGCATATGCCGGCAGGCACGGCTCGACGGCCTTGAGGAGGTCGGCGGCCAGGACGGCGGTGCCCGAGAGCGAGATCGTATTGTAGCCCTTGAGACGGTCGGGCGTAAATGACCGGATTGCGGTCTTGAGACCCGACTTGTAACTCTGCTTGTGTTCTCCGGCGGACAGATTGATGTGGAGGTCCAATGGCGTGATCACTGACGCGCCGTCGACCTCGCCATCGCCCAAGTCGCGCAGCACGTCGCACAGTCCGGCGATCGTGAGCGTCGGCTTGGTCGGAATGGCTGGTACTGCGTCCGCAGTTGGTCCGCCAGCGGTCACTGCGGGTGCAACGGCGGTCTCGGCAAGCGCGGTGCGGGTCTGTGCAGCATCTGCACCAATGACGGGCACGGTCGTGGCAGTCGTGGTTGTGTCGGCAGGCGCAGCGGCGCCAGCCGTGGTCGTCACGTTGGTTGGTCCGGTTGTCATTTTTTTTTAGAGTCGGTCAGATGTCGTCGTGGGCAGAGAGGTGAGGATGCAGGCGATACCTCTTGGCGCTGTCAAAGGGGCTTTTTATTTTGTGCGCACAGCAGGCGACCTTTCATCATATCCAATCACGCAGCACATCCATGCGCCAGCCGGTATTCATGATTGGCGTACAGGACGCAAACCATTGGTTGCGCATGCGCACGTGCTATCGTACTCGTGGGCGGTTGACAATGGTCGACCAAGAGGCCTTGGCCATCCAGTTTATGTAATCCGATCGGCGGGTTGGCCGGTCAGTTGTATGGGGTAGGCTCACGTCCCTGATATGCGACGGCACTTTTTTACGTTGAAGATGAAAAATGGAAAAAAAAGATTTAAATTTGGCGGTGTGCGAGAATAAGGAAAGATGCGCCACAGGGCACCCCGCGGTCCAGGTCGCAAGAGAGATTGACGAGGCGTAAAAAGGGGTCGACCGTGAGGCATACGCTATGTCGACGCATCCATGAATTGCGTCGGCGCCTGTCGCCCGCTCGCGGGTCAAAAGCGACGCACAAAACAGGGCAACGCTGTACAACCTCATGAAGCGATCGCCGCCGCCGACAGACGCAGACGATGATGGCCAGACACGCGGCCCGCCCTCACAGCGTCGCCGTGTGGACCCGGCGCGGCCACTGACCAACATGGGCGATGCCGTGGCAGACTTGGTGGCGGCGTGGACGCGCGCGCATGCGGGACGCGGTTCGCCACAGGACGTGGCCCTGTGGCGGCGCTATGCCACTGTCAATCCGGCTGAACCATGGGGTCTGGCCACAGACGCCGCTCGCCGCGGCCTGCAACCAGTAGATACGGTCCTTGGCACCTACGAGCCGCTGTGGCGCAGGCTAGAGAGGCGCCCGACATTGATGCGCCACTTGGCCGACCTTGTCCAAGCCGGTCCGACGCCGTTGCCATCACTCGTGGATCTCATCGATGCGGCCTATCGCCTGGCGACAGACGACACGCGGCCGAGCCTCGCACGGACCGTCAGAGACCTGGGATCGCCAGACGCATATGTGCGTCGCGACGCCGTCGACGACCTCGTCGATTTTGTCGATGTGGCCCTGCGGCGACGCGATGCCCTAGAGCGCCTAGGCCGCGGTCCAATCTCGCCCGACTATCCGGCGGCGCTGCCGCCCGACGCGTGGGACGCTGCGGTGGGCACTCTCGCGCGCATGACATCGTCCTATGTGCCCTTTGATGACGCGCCGGCGCAGGCGGACCGCACCGAGAGCGCGGCCCGCGCTTGCGATCCCGACGTTGCCTATTACCTCTTGGTGGCGCGCGTGGGCGCGCACCCCGAGGGCGCCCACGACGGCCTCCCCGACCAGGGCACCTATGTGTTTCTGATGGAGCCCTCCCCCGTCGAGGGCCGACGCGGCAGGGCGCGCAGCGTCGCCATCTACGCATCCGACATGCCGCCCTTTGTCGACGTCCAGCGCTATCTCGATTCGCGCGTTCTCGTGCCGGAAGAGGACACTATGCTCTTGCTCTTTCTCGCAGCGGTGGGCGGAGCCATGCCCTACGGGCCGCTCCTCGGCGAGGACGCGGCCGGCGCGGCACAGGTACGCGCTGCGCTCGTGCCTTTGCACAGTCTGGCGGCGATGCCCGATGCTGTGGACCGCACGTTCGAGGCCATCGATGCACACGATCGAGGCTGGCACGTCGCGCCTCTCGACGCCCTGTCGGCCGTGTGGATCACAGAGTGCCAACTCGAGGCCGCCGTGCGTGCCTTTGCCGGCCAGATGGCCGCGCGGCGTGCGGGACCTCTCTTTCACGGGGGCGTTCCTACGCTCTTTGACGCCGTCGGTGACGCCATCGCCGTCGGTTCACATGCCGTCGACATTGGACCCGGCACTCTCCCACGCGAGGTCCTGGAGCGCATCCTGCCGCGCGTGTGGCAACGCGTGTGCTCGGCCGCCGCGTCGCCGTCGGGCACGCTGCGTGGTGCGCCCAATCTCGCTACCGTGGCGCGCGCACTCGGTCTCGATGTCGACTGGGCGGCGTCGACGAGGCCCGAACTCTTGTGCGACGCGCTCGCGTCGGGCGCCGTTGCCGCGCAGACGGCCCAGTGGCGCCAGATGTAGTCGGGTACCGGTCGGTACGGGTTACCGGCCCCTTGCGCGTCACTTGCGGGCGGCTGTCGGCAATCGCATCGGTCCTTTGGCTATGGACATTTTGCGGCTCGCATGCAACCATTCGTCGTGTGCGTGGTGCGCGCACACGCCCAACTCACTTTTTAGTGCGCAACATGGCATAAAGTCAACACCCGTTGGGCTGGACTGTGGGCAAACCCGTCTTTGACGGCCGCCGGCTGCGCGTCGCCGCCACTGCCCAGGCCTCGAATAAATCATCGTGTCCTTTGTGGTAGGCCGGGTCGGCGCCTGCGCGTCTTTTGTGGGTCCGTTCCTGTGCAGCGTTCTTTTTGTTGGCCATCCGAGAAAAGAAACCGCAATTGTTGGCGGTTGTCTCTCTCTATCCGAGCCGCCGTTGGCCTCTATTGCGGCGTGCACGAGCCGTCGACAGGTGCCCCGTGCCGCTTGGCTCTTTGCAAGCCGCACACGCCTTTTTTGTGTGTGTTTATTGTTGTAGAGCAACGCGAGAAAAAACGGGGGGGAAAAGAACGAAAAAAGAAGGCGCTGCGCGTGCCTAGATGAGCGACTCGCGCGGTGCGATCGGCGACCCGATGGGGCACACGACGAGGTCGTCGTGGCGGCAATCGCCCAGGCGCACGCGCGCGTAATAGATGACATCCGAGTCGCACGGGTCGGCGCGCGTGATGGTCACCATCCACGGGCGGCCAGTGTGGGTGCGTCCCTTGAGCACCACCGTGTCGTCATCGCCGTCTTCGTCGGCCGGCGCCACCACGGCAAAGGTGCGCGAGCGCACGTCGAGCCCGTACCGCGCAAACGTGCGCTCCACCGTGTCGACGTAAAACTCGACGGTGTGCGTCTCGCGATGGCACAGGCGTACGGGCCGCTGTACGAGCGCGTCCAACTCGGCCAGCAGCGGCGGGTACGGGCTCGACAGGGTCTCGTAGGACTTGGTCGGGCGTCGGCGCCGTCGCGCGCCTAAAAAGCGCTTGAGCCACCGGCGCATGTTCGCCCTTTTTCTTTTTCACCTCCTTTTTCCTTTTTCTTTTTTTTCTCTACCTATTTCTCTTTTTCTTCCCGTCGGCGAGCGCGGCAGTCCGGCCGCGCGCTGGCGCAAAAAAATGGTGCGTGAGAGAGAGAGAGAGAGAGAGATGTTTGCCCTCGAGTCGTCTCGCGAGAGCGGCGTACGCACGGCCACACGGAGGAAACCGCGCGACAAAAAAACAGACCCGACGAGCGCTCGCCGCCTTCCCTTTACTTCTTGGGGGGAGGCCGACGCCAGACACGAGAGGCCACCGCAACAGACGCGCCGGCGACGAGCCGCGCTCGCCGCCGCGCCGCCAAAAAAAAAGAGGAAGGAGAAGGGGAAAAAACAAAGAGAAAAACATGCCAAATGAAAAAAAAGTCGATCCGTTGTCTGCGGGTCCGACGCGAGCGCGCTGCGCCGCCGCCCAGACAGAAAAAAACCCGACAAGAAACACTTTGTCTTTTCTCCTTTTTTTGAGCACTTTTTTTCTTTTCTTCTCTTCGTGTGCTCTTTCTGGTGGCCTCGAAAGGTCGCCAAAAAAAAAAAGAAAAAGCGATTGCCCCAAAGTGATTGGTTCTTTTGTTTTGTGGCAGGGCGGGCAGGTCCTCTTTTGTCTGCCTTTTGGTTTTGCGACCAGGCGCAGCACACACAGAGCCCACACCCTTGGCCGCCCTGCGCTCCCTCTCCTCAGACACACACTCGCCGGCCCTCATAATAGACAGCCCTTTTTCACGTTTTCTTTCCTTCTTTTCCCATTACTGTCTATTTTTTCCTTTTTTTTTGGGCTGTCGTCGCCTTTGTGGTCGGCTGTCCCCTTTACGCGTCATCCGCCTCTCCCTTTCCCCAGCGGCCAAAAGCCGGCGACACCAGCGACACCGGCGAGGACAACTCTTGCAACCAACGGCAAGGGCACGACGCGGAAAAAGGAGAGAAACAAACAAAACAACAAAAAAACAGAACATCATGTGGGCGGGAGCATCTGCCGCTGGCGCGCCCACGCTGGCGCCGTGCATGATACCGGTCCCCGATGCACCGATGGACGCCGACCTCGTCGAGCGCCTCGTGCTCGACGTGCTGGCCGGCGACGGTACGGCGCATGTTGCCAGCGCCGTCGCGATGCTCTGCGGACCCCAGGCCGGTACCAGGGCCAAGGCCACCGCCGACCGGATCATCGACCTGCTGGGCTACAAGGACGACACGCGCCGGGCTGCGGCCGTCTTGTGCGAGGCCAGCGGCCCGGCGACGACGGCCTGCTTTCGGAGTCGCGCGCCCGGCGAATGGGCGCAGCGCTACCCCGACGTGGGTCGCCACGCGAGCGCGCTGGCGGCGGCCGTCACCGCGGCGTGCGACGACATGCCCACCCTGTTGAACGTGGCCGAAGCGCTTCGCGCCAGCCGCCGCGCGCGCCGCTGCGCCCTCTACGGTCTCTACTCGGTCGATGCGGCGACCGCCGGCAGCAAGCCGTTGCCCTTTGGTGCGCTCGACCTGGCCGGCCTCGAAGCGTGGGCGCGCGGTCGCCAGCGCAGCGGACCCTTTGTGCCGGCGTTAGGCCTGGGAGCCGTGCCGGCGGACGACGCCGACCGCATCTTGCCCGTCGTGCTCGACGCCGTGCCGCTGCCGCGCATGAGCCACAACGAGATGGTGGCGGCCATCTTTGTCGTCGGGTCGGCCGATACGTTGTACGCGCACGCGCCCAAGGGCCTGCCCGCCGAGGCCGACGCCATGCGCAGGGTCAACGAGGTCCTCACGCACTCGCTCATCTTGGCCATGGTGGCGACCGACTCGGCGCCCGACGCCTCGCTGACCGCCATCACCGCCGAGGTCGACATCTTTGCGGCCTATCCGGGCACGCGCGTCGCCATCGGACGCCATGTGCGCGACATTGCGGCAAGCACCTCGGCCGACATTGGCGTCCTCCTGGCCCTCCCATGACCCTTTTGTTTTCTCCCCCCCCCCGTGCCGGGCGTCGCCCTCGTCGTTTTTTTTCTTAAAATGTCTTTTTTTTTATTTCGTCTCTGTTTGTGGCGATCTCCCTCGCGTCGCCTCTTGTTTCGGCCAGCGGACGACCCGGTCTCTTGCGCCTTTTTTCCTTTGTTCACAAAAGAAATAAAAAGATATAAAAAAGAATAGAATATTTTTTTACTGATCCATAGAGACGCGCGCCGGCCAGCGTCAGGCGGTGACGCCAAAGGGCATCGGCCACACGGGCGCAAAGGGCGACACCCAGTGCACGGTGGCGGGCACGCCGGCGTGCCAGGTGCCCGACGCGCGCATGCCGTTGCGCGCAATAAAGGTGCCCGGCCCGTGCGGCTGTCCACCAGCAAACACGCCGTCGTGCACCCGGCCGTCGGGCCACCAGCGGCGACCACGGCCCTGCGGGCGGTCGCGTCGCCACTGACCCTCGTAGCCGCCGCCTCCGCCGGCCTCGTCGCAGCGGCCGGCGCCGTGTCGTGCGCCGTCGCGCCACTGGCCCGTGTAGCGGCTGGCGTCGAGGTAATACTGCGTGCCGGTGCCCTCGCGTCGGCCGCTCCGCCACGCGCCCTCGTAGGGTTGGCGCTGCCATAAAAGCGTGCCGCTGCCGACGTCGAGCCATGCGCCGGTGCGCCCCTCGTGCTGTTCTACAATGTGGACAAAGGGCCGCGTGGCGCGCGCGGGCCGTTCCGGCAGACCGTCGGTGACGGCGGCGGCCACATGTGCGCCGCGGCCGGCATAGCAGCCGAGGAGCCACACCATGGGGCGCACGCGGAGGGCGCGCACAAGAGGCGAGTCCGACAGCCTAAGAATGCCTCTGGCGGGCGTCTCCCACGCGACGGCCTCCAGTGCTGCCAGGGGTGAGTCGTGCCGCGCAGCGCCTAGATGGACCCACGAGGCAACCTCGGCGGCGGCGCTGCCGCGGCGCGCCGCGGGCACCCAAAAGGACCCGAGGCGCACCGGCCCGCGGCGTCCGACCGCGGCGCACACGGACCCGATGGCCTGCGCCAGCGTGCGCCTGGCGCAAAAGGCCACGGACGTGGCATGCGCCAGCACGCGCCGATCGGGCGACACAGCCGTGTAGAGCACGAGCACGCTCCCGATGGCCGTCCGGCGCGCCGCGGCGCGCCATCCGCAGGCGGGGCGCACGTGAGGATCCCACCCGGCCAGGGCGCACGGCCGGCGCCAGAGACTGTCGTCGGCGGCCACGCGCGCCCACTGGGCGCACACGCAAGATACCGTGCCGAGGTCGGCCGGGCGCAGGCAGCCGAGGACCAAGAGGAGGATCTCGTCGGGCAGGTGCACGATGCCACAGTCGCCGTCATTGTGCCCATGTCGCTGTCTGGGTGGTCCCAGTGCAGGCGCGCCTTTCTCTGGCTCCATGTCCCGACACGGCGCACAGGCGAAAAATTCCGAAAAAAAACAAATAGAGGTGACTGAAAAGGACACGATCAAAACAACAACAACAAATGCCGATAAAGGAAAAAAAAGAGGGGCGGACGGGGCGGCGATACGGATCGGTCAGTCCCCCACGCGTCGCCCTCGGCCTCCTTGTCCCCTTTTTTCTCTCTTGTTTTTTTTCGAGTCTGCCCACGCGCTCTTTGGCACTGCGGGGCGACCTCGGCGGCTGTCCCGAGGGTCAACGGTCTCGTTTCGCTCGGTTCTCGTATTTTTCTTGCGTGGCGCCGGTGTGTCTGTCTGCGTGTGTGGCGGCGACAACACCATGGCCACGGGCGCCATGAAAGCGATCGGGCCGAGTGCCCCTTGTTTGTACCGGGGCGATCCCGTTGGACTAGGCCACAAAAACGATTCATCGTGCCAAAGCGCCTTCCCATAGAATGTCTCGTCGCCCCCACCCGCCCACGCGCGATCCCGGTCAGGGCAGTCACGCCGTCTTGGGGCGGTGCGCCGTTGATCAAAAATCGGCGGTGTGGGACAAACGGGAAAAAAAAGAAGGGTTTTTTTATTTCATACACCCAACACCAACGGTCCCCGCGGCCAGCACAGAAACCGAAAAGAAAAGAGCAAGCCCAACCGCAGTCTCTTTCATTGTTGTCGTCTTGCCAACAAAGATCTCCCGCCAAAGCACCATGACCACGCCTCACCGCGACGACGCTGCGACCGCGACGGGCAAACTCGACCCGACCGTACAAGTCCTCATCGACGCCTTTACGGCTCTCGGTGCGTCTGCGCAGCAAAATGCGCCTGTGGGTGCCCATGTAGCGGTGGCACTCGCAAGTATCGCCCAGGTTGCGTCGTCGAGCGCGCTCGACGGCTCGACCCGACCCGCTCCGCTCTTGGACAACTTGGTCCCAGTGGTCGACGGCATGATGAGGTATTTGGAGGACCAAAGCGGCGAGACCCTCGCCGAGACGATCATCCGTTCCGCCCCCATTGCACTGGACCTTTTGGAGCGTATGGGCCGACCGCACGGACTCGGCCCGGTGACCGGCGGGCGTCCTGCGCCATTGTCGTTGGGCGCCGCCTCCTTTGCAGAGGGCGCGCAGCCGATCCCGCACGAGGAACGCACAGAGGCGGTGCTACCGGCGCCGGATTCGCCCACGGCGTCCTCATTGTGCACCTCCAATCCCGAGCCGCATGTCGTGTCGGCCACTGCCACGAGCCGACAGAAAGAGGCCGTGCTCGACCTGGGCGCCGTTTCGCAACGCGAGCCAATCGTGGACCATATCATCGCCGTATCCCAGACGCAAGGAGACCTCAACACGCACCAGGACACGCAAGCGCAGAGGACTGCGACCGTCGACGCGGCGCCGACTGCAGCATCGCCGGGCACTTTGGTAGAGCCACAGACGGCACTGGCCACCCTGCCGGCCTTTGTCGCGGCAATCGAGGCCCTCCCCGCCGGCTTTATAATCAGCGCCGGCGCCGACGGCGTGCGTCCCGTCCACGCAGAATCTGCGTTGCGCGTATCGGATCTGGCCGCCAACGACGACGCCTGCCGTCCCATGACATTGGCGCACACTGTCATTACCTACTGCGCCGGTGCCGAGTGCAACGCAGTCCAACTGCTCGGCGGACCGGTCGAGGCTCGTCTCGTCGCTCGATCTCTCGCCGAGCGCGCCGCGACGCATCCGCACGCCGTCGTCATGATCGGCCGGTCCGTCGTGTTGCTGCCGTTTGCCCCTCCCACCGTCGACCTCTGGGCGAGATCCGTTCCCGTCTCGGCCACGCGGCTTAATATCGCGTCTCTGCCGGCCAACCGGCAAAAGATTGCCGAGGCTGCCTTGGCGGTGCGTCAGAGCGCGGGTCTCGGCGCCGTCCTCGCCATCCTCTCGGACCTCCAGGTTGACCCCTCAGCGGCACCCGTCGATTTCTACCGCGTGGGCGACCGCCTGATGAGCGCGTCTGATCTGGAAGAGGCCTACCCGCGCATGGGTCGCCAGGTGCGGGACGTGCTCTTTTGTCCGGCGACGCCTCTTTCCGCAGGCTCGGGCGACGCACGTGATCCAAAAGTCGCGCTCTACGCCACGCCGCTGGCGGCGTCTGTACTCGACGCCGCCTACGGACCCGGCGACGACTGTCTTGCCATCGCCCGCCGCCTGATGGAAGGCGCCGCTCCCGCAGTCGCGTCGGTGCCTGCGGCCGACCCTGACGCGGCGACACCCAAGACCCACGCTGGTCGGGTGCGCTACGACCTGGACTTTGAGGCGGCCAACCGCTTGTGTCGCGATAGCGGCGGCGGTCTTGTCGTGCTCACCATGGCCTGGTGCCATCCCTGTTTTCAAGTGATGTCATCCGTCAACGAGGCCGCGGCCAGACTCGACGTCCCTGTCGTCGTGGTCGATCGTGAAAAGATCCCGCCGGCGTGCAGGCCATCGGGGTATCCGCACATCTATGCCGTGTCGCGCGACGACCAAGTCTGCGTCTACAGCGGCGACCGGAACGCGGCCGACCTGGTCGAGTTTGTTTGCGGCGCTGTCGGGAGCCGTGCCCTACGCAACTGACCGGGCCGGTCTAGTGAGGGGCGCGCCGCCAAAGAGCCCAAGCACGCGTGCCGTGCGATCCCCATTTTTTTGTTGCCCGTGCAAATAAAAAAAAGAAGAGGGAAAAGAGACCACCGACTAGACGCAATTCGGGGCCAAAGGGAATCCGAGGGGCCACCGCCAAAGGGCAGCACGCCACCGAGAACACAGACAAAAGGAAAAAGAAAGAAAAGGAGCCGGCAATGGACGCGCAACGCGAAAACACGGACCGACAAGAAGGAGGCGGCCGTGCATGGTGCGTGTGGTCTCATGCCACGGCGGCAAACCGCAAACAAGATTATACGAGCACGCGGCAGCAGGCGACTGACGCTCCTTTCGACCGCCTCGACGCATTGTGGGGCGCCATAGAGACGGTCCTTCCCCATGGCACTCGATCGGGCGGCGTGTCGGTTTTTGAAGAGGGCACATCGCCCGACTGGGAGAGCCCGTCCAACGTCGGTGGCGCCACGGCCGCCTTTTGGTGGCGCGCGGCGACGCCCGACGCCCACGAGATCTACCAGAGCCTCGTATCGGCAGTGGTGGTCGGGAGCGCGCCGTTGAGCACGAGAATCAAGGGCGTGCGAATGACCCTGAGTCGCGGCGCCGCGCGCTACCAAATCTGGGTGGCGCGGCACGACGCGCCGCATGTGTCTGCCCACCACGCCGCCGACCGCCTCATGGAGACGCCGCGTCAGCACGCATTGGCGCTGGTGCCCTGGTTTCGCGCCCTCGTCAGGGCACCCGGCACGACCGAGGACGGCGATCCGCCCATGTCTCGGCCGACACCGCGCGACCACTACTATGACGTCGCGGCCGAAGAGCAGCCCGATCCCGACGTGTGGGAGAGCGATCCCTTTGGCGCTGTCGTCTTTCGTCACGGCTGAGTCGCGCGCGCGCATGGCGCCTCTCTCTTTCCCCTCTTTTCCTGGACCTCCTCGGCGGCCGAGCGCAAGAGCGCAAGCGACAAGGGTCCATCGACTCTTTTTTTCTTTTCTTCTTTTTTTTCTCTCAAAAAGAAAAAGTGCCCGGCGGCACATAAATCACTCGGCCACAACAATGTCGCCCGATTCCTCCATTGCGGTTGCTCCGCTGCGCACGGCGCGCTCGATGCACTGTTCGGCTTCATCGCGCTGTTGGATGTGAAGGGCCTTTCTCGTTCGAATGAAGAAGGCAAAGCCAAAATCGTCGAGACCGTCCGAGATGATGACTTCGGCATCAAATAGCGCACCGGCGAGACCGCGGGATATGCTTACGGGCAGGCACGTGGGGCAGTACCACACGTGAAACACCTCGGTCGCGCCCACACCGATCAATCGCATCCAGGCATGCATGGGCGTGATACTGAGCGCGCCGTTGTCGCAGTAGATGACATGACAGGCACCGACTCCCCGGCCTGATTGAGAGAGTTCGGTGCGCGGGCTTGTCCAGACGACGGCATGACGCACAGGGCCGTGGCCTCGATTGCCCGCGACTATGTGGTCGCCTGCTTGGAGTGGAACTTGAACACGACCACCTTGCTCGTAGGGATCCTTGTCGTCATCGACGAGCCGAAGCCGTATCTTGACGGTCCCGGCGGGAGACACGCTGTTTTTGGTCAAGCCGACCAGGCGGGCTACGAGAGAGTCGTATTTCGCCTGCTCGGCCTTGACTAGATCGTTTTCCATTCGCGCCAGGGCCATCCCCAGTGGCATGGGGGAGATATTGCGGGGGCACGAGTGGGAGTGGCGTGAGACCCTGCGCAGTCTTGCGCGCCACAAGCAGGCATCCGAGCACAAGGCGGATAGACGCTGGCACACGGCACGGCAATTTAAAACAGACGCCACATCAAGGCCGCAGAGGATGGCCTCGGCGACTTCGTCGGGCAGTAGATCCAACATCGGTATGGAAAACACACACATACACACACAACCAAATACGGCCAAGTATACCAAGGCACAGTCGCGAGCCTGCGTTGATTGGATAGATGCGAGAGAAGAAAAAGGCCGTTGGGTGCATCGCGGTGGCTTTGGCGCATGTGCAAAATTTGTGCATTTTTTCAAAGTGTTTCGGTGGGGGGCAGGTCCCCCAAAGCGCCGACGGCACCGTACGATTGGCCCACTTTCAAAGAATTACAAACGTGAGGTTCGGTAATTTGATGTGGACATCTTGCGGTTCGTGTTCATTTTGTGAGATTGGGAGCGAGCCCAAGCCCGAACGGTGCCGAATTGGCCGCGGCCAGGCCAAGCCGGCCCAAAACCTTTGGCCAGCCGCCAAGCGGCGAGCCATTGGGACACAGCATTTGGCGCCACCAAAGAAAAGAGAAAAGTGAACAAGGACGACATGCAAAAGAGGCTCGCAGCCCCGGCAACGTGCGAGGGCCTGTGTCGACAAAAAGAAAAAGTCGCACGGGCGCGCCAGAGCCACGAGGACATGGCTCTTGTGAGCGGGCCCGATGCCGTGGTGCCAGCCAATAACCTCCCACCCCCTCCTCTCCTCATGAGATTCTCGTTTACATTTTTTTTTTTCGACTGCTTGCTGCACCTTGCTGCAAGGTGTGCCAATGGCGCTATCGCGCTGTCGCTTCTCGGCCCGGCGGCCGGCGTGCGTTCTCCGCGCACGTCGCCTGTCTGCAGACAATGCCCTTTGTCTTTTTTTTTTCCCGCTAGCGTCCGCGCTGCGCGTTGGCCTGCCGTGGAATGGCGCCAAGTGTGAGCATCCAACGCGCGCTCGGCGCCGTCGGCCTTGCCCAAGAAGCATTCGATGGCCCGACATTCAATTTACTTTGCGTTTATGTTTGCGCTTTACGACGCCGTAAGTGCAAATTTTTTGGTAGGTGGCCTTGCCGTGCTTGATGGCACTCAGGTCGCCGCCGAGATTGTCCTGCTTCTCCTCGACGGTCAGATGAAACATACGCCCGTCGCCGAGCGTGCCCCTGATCGTGAACGAGTTGTTGCTGTCCTCGATCAAGGAGGCCGTCCGAGACGAGTGTTGGCCGACGAGCGCGAGCGGTCCGAGAACCAGGCGACAGACGCACCGGTCGTGCGTCGAGCACACGAGTTTCAACTCCTTGGTCTGATCGTCGAGAAGGCGCCTCAGCAGACTCCCAAACAGTTGGCTCAACTTTTGGTCCAGCCACGACTGGTCGCGTTCAATCCTGCTGTATATGTCCATCGTCGGCGCGCGCGCGCCAACTCGGCCCTTCCCTAGTGTGGAAGAGATTTTTCTGGATGTTGCAGTCGCGATTGCCGGTGCTGTAGCGCTTCGTGCACGAGATGCGTGTCCGACCTCGTCGAAAGGATTCCCCTTTGGGTTTGCGCCTTTTTTCGAAAAGCACAAATTCGCATAAACTTTTTTTTATTTTTATCAAATGCGCGCGTTGGCAAGTCGCGCCGTTTTTTTGGGCGCGCCTGTTGGGAGCGGTTGCATGTTTGATCCCCACCGCCACCGACCACAGCCGCGGTCGGTCGGTGATCAGTCAAAAACATTGTGACCAGTTGGTCAAATGGGGCCGGTCGCCGCGCGCAAGCGCCCCTCCCGGTGCACAAAGAAAAAGAAAGAGAAAGTCGACCTTTTTTTGGTTGGAAAATCTATTGTGTGCGGGGCGGGAAGAGAAAAAACACACACAAGGGCGGCGCGCGGATCAATGCTGCGCGGGTGCCGCGTCGTTGGGGCGGTGGCGGCCATTATTATTGCTCGATCTCGTTGCCGCGGGCGGGGTCGTCGGGGTCTCTGCGTCAAAGAGGTCCACGCCCGTGTAGAATTTGGAGGTTGCGTTCATCAACCACATGCCGCCGCGCATGGCCCAGGCGGGAAATGGGCCATCGTAAGGGTCGTAAGCCAAAGACGGGCGGTCGGAAGACATGGTGCGGTGGTCGAGAGGGGGAAGCGGCGGTGTCGAGCGTCCAAAAATTTTTTTTCTTTATGTGCCCTCTTTCTCGTGGGCAAGCAAACACGACACGAGAGTGGCATTGCGTCCCGCCGGGCACTGTCGGGTATCGGCCGGTCCCGCTTGGCCAACCGGCCGCTTTGTTTTGTGACGAGCACCCGGTCCGCAAATTTGGTCGCAATCGGGTGGGGGATTACCATATCAAATTTTGTATCCGACTATATGCGGGGCTCTGTGTCGAGAGCGCACAGTTTTTTTTGGTGTCTCCTGTAGCAAGTTTTGTCTCTGCCGTTGTTGTCGGCCGAGTCCGGCAAATCGGGTCGCGGCCAAAAAGAACAAAGCAACCCATTGGCCGAATAGAGGCACCCAACAGCCACGAACGCCGGACCAGCCGTTGCCCGGCGTCGAAGCGTACAACAACGACAAGAGGCACCACGCACAGGGAGAAAAAAAAAGGACGCGCCAACCTGAGCGCGCCCTTTATGCGAGATGAAAGAAAAGAAAAGGGATACAGAAAGAAAAAAGGTCCAGGGTCGGCAGCGCGGCATTGACCAACAACAACGACGACGAGGACGCACGACGACAATGGGCACGGAGCGAGCCGATGACGTTTTCATTCGCCTTTTGCGACAGGCGGGCGCCAGTGACGGCGTGAGCGCGGCCTTTCGCGACATGCCCGTGTCGCGCGTCCTCGCCGCCTTTGCGTGTGCCAGGTGCGCTCCGCCCGACGGCCACGCGCTGTGCCTGGCAGACCAGATCGACCACCGCGCGCGCCGCTGGGCCGTCGCCGACGAAAAGGGCGATGACAAGGCCAGCAGCGGTGATGGTGGGCCACCGCTGTTGGCCCCGGCGGGCTACGAGGACCGTACCTTGCTGGGAGCGTGCATCCGCGCGCTCGTGCCCGCCAACGTGGTGTTTACCATTGTTGACGCTGTCATGGGCGCGGGCCACTCTGGCGACGGCGACGATCCTCTGCGCGTGTGCGCCGACCGTCGCATGATGGACAGGAGCGACCGCACGCCGCTTCGTCTGTGCAAGCCCGCCGAGCGCGATCGCACCCGCCTGAGAGCGTGGGCGTGGCTCGATGCCATAGCCGATCGAGAGGGAGCACCAAGGTGGAGGGCCGACGCCCGCGCATTCGGGCCGTGCTGGGAGGCCGTCGCGCGCCCGTGCGCGTCGCCATCGAGCGCTCTGCTCCTGGGCGTCGACGCCTCTATGGAACACGGCTGCTGTAGGGAGGTCGACCTCGATGCGATGGGGCGAACCATGCGACAGATGAAAAAGGACGCGGCCAACCCCAAGGGCCGGGTGCGCCGGCTCGCGTGTCCGCACGACGCGCGCATCTTTGCCTTTATTGAGCGGCCCTTCTGGGCTGACGACCCGACGGTGTGTAATGTGTTTATCGAGAACGACGTGGGCTTTGCCATCGCCGCCGAGTGGACGCGCCAATTGCGCCTCCAATAAACCTCTCTCTTTGTTTCTTTGTCTTTTATGGTGTGCCGTCGGCATGGGTGATCTGCCGCCGGCCGGCAGATGCCGTTTTTCTCCCACCCAGGCCATCTTGTTTTTTGGTCGATTTCTCTCTGGGTTGCAGGCTGTCGCGCTACTGCCGAGCAGAGCCAGGCGACGGACAACGAGACGTCTTTTTCTACTCCCCCGCCTCTGCCCATCAAAGCGCGCGGCGACCACGAACCGCGTCTGTTTTTTCCCTCTGCCTATCGGCCAATGGATGTGATCGATGTGGCCATAGAGAGCGGAGTGGGCTATAAAAAAAGAGAAGCCAAAAACAAGCACACACAGGCATCACCCCACGGCCTACACTGCCCGACGAGTACCGACGCCAACCACCGACATGGAGGCGACAGGAGGCACCTGGCGCAACGGCGTGATGGCGCTCTTGGCGCTGGCGGCAGTGCTTGCGTGCACGACCACCATGGCCGCCGCGACGCTTCCCTTCTCGGGCAGCCCCATCATCCACTACGACTATCCGTTCTACATCTTTTCGCAGCGTTCGGGCGCCTATTGCGATCGCATACGCAACGGCAGCATCTCCAACATCTATTGCGATACGGGCAAGACGACGCCCGAGGGCATGGCCCAGTTTGTCATCACCGAGGGCGAGGGCGCCGGTCCCGTGCCCTCGTCGACCACGATCAACGGCGCGCTGGGCATGTACCCGCTCAAGCAGTATTGTGCCGTCGTCGGACCCGCGACCGACGCCGCCCACGACATTTGGTGCGACATGCCGCTGGTGTCGCCCTTTTTCCAGTTTGTCAACAACGTGTGGCCGCCGCCCGACCCGTGGCTCCACGGCAACTCGACGCCGGTGCTCTTCAAGACCACGCTGGGCGCGCCCAATTCGTGGTGCACGGCGCCGCCGCCGTACAACAACCAGGGATTTGTCGAGTGCAATCGCCTGCTCTTTGACGTGTGGGAGACTTTTTACTTTGTCGTCGTATAGGTCTCCCGCCCCGCCTCCCTTTGTGCCCTTGTCTGTTTGTTCTTTTTTTGGTGACGACAACATAAAATCTCTCTTCTTTTTTTGTTTTTATTGATAAAATGAACAGAGAAAGAAAAAGAAAAGTTGTCCATTTAGCGACGGCCGCCCGCGCGCGGCGTCGGTCGTGGCCGGGCGACGCATGCACACACACACCGCGCAGACACACACACGCAAAAGATGAAACAATGCCGGCGCTGTCTGTCTTGTTCTGCCGTCTTTGCGCTCGGGACACGGCTGGTTTTGGAAAAAAAAGTCGTCCCGAGAAAAGGCCGTACTTTTGTCTGTGATGGAAAAAGGAGGGAAACCCGTAATCTGGTCCATGAGGGTCCTTGGCAGTGCCAAAGGCCCGGTCACGGGCGGGCGCGCGACCCTTTGGTGCTGCCAAGAGAGAAACACACAAAAAAAAAAGAAACAAAAGGCCGAGTCTCTCTCTTTTTCCGGTCTTTTGCTCTTTCATGCAAAAAAAGCGCCTGCGCGAGGTGACGCAAGTAAAAAAGGACAAGACGGAAAAAAAAAAGAAAAATACATGCGCACTGTACAATCAGGGCACATCCCCGGTAGATCGCAATCGGTCGACCGACCAAAAGCAGGCGCGATGAGCACACCCGTTTTGTCGAGAACCCGGTTCGGTGGCCATGGCGTATCGTCGGGCCGCCTGGGGCCGAAAGGACCGACACATCGCGATCAAATGCGCCGTCCGAAAGGGAGAGGCCGCACGCGGCAAGAATTGGAAAAAAAAACAGATCAGGCCGCGCATGGGCGGCGCCGCATCGCGATGGGCAGACCCCCCCCCCAATTGAAAAGAAGAAGAAGAAAAAAACAGATTTTCTTGCGGAAAAAACCCAACAACGACAGGGCACAAAGAGAAAGGACTAGCCGAGCAGGTCAGCGGTGGGCGAGGCAAAGTAAGCGTCGCACAGGTCGCGAATCGCGGCCAAGGCCTCGTCGAGGCGGCCCTCGGCGTTGACGACGGCCGCGTCGCAACGCGCCACATAGGCTGCGGTCATCTCGGTGGCCTCGGCCTGGCGGATGCGCTTGTCAATGTCGGCCGCGGTTGCGCCGCGTGCGCGAAGGCGCGCATCGAGTCGATCGACGGGCGCCGAGACGTGTACTGCGAGCACGCGCTGGCGCCCCAAAAGCCGGCGCATTGTGTCGACGCCGTCGGCATTGAGGACAATGACAAACGTCGGCGCCGGGTCGCATCGCCCCGTGCCGACGACGCGCCCATCGATGACGCCGTCGCACTGATCGCCATCGACGTGGTCACGATCCCCGTGGTCATGATCAGGGTCACGGTCGCCGTGGACGGGTGGGCACTTGGACAGACGAGAGCCCAGACGCACGGCATTGACGAGCGACAGGGGCACACCGTAGCGCATGCCCGCATAGATTGCGTGCTCGGCCATGAGGCCGTCGGCCACAAGACGGTCAAAGGCGTCGGCGGTCACAAAGTGATAGTCGACGCCGTCGACCTCGCCCGGTCGCGGCGCCCTGGCTGTTGTCGTGCACAGCGGGACAAAGCCAAGCGCCTTTGCCAGCGTGGTCTTGCCGCTGCCCGATGGTCCCACGAGCACCAGCAGGCGACCGCCTGACGTCTGCGCGGCGGGTCTCTTTGCAGCGGTCCCCGCGTCGCCGCCGGGCTGGGCGCCGACGATGCCGTTGGCGTCCCCGGTCGCCGACGGCGTGGGCGTGTCGCAAATCGCGTCGTGCTTGCGCTTGTTGGTCCCCGTTGGTGGCTCCATTTTGTCGAGTCTCTAGATGTCTCTTTTCTCTTTGTGTGTATCTTGCCCTTCTTGGCCAACAACAGCAATAACAGTACAATGAAAATGGGGATCGAGTTGTGGATGTCTGCAGTTTTTTCTCTGTCGTCTCGCGTGCCCTTGCTCGGTACCGACGACCGACGGTCGACAAGGAAAAAACAGACAACAAGAGTCGGTCCGTGCGGCCGTTTGCGCCTGTGCCTGCTGTGCCGGTCCGCCGTCGTGCTTGGCCAAGAAGCCGCAACGGCCTTTTTTTCTTGTGGCGCCGGGCCTTTTGTCGCCGTCTCTTTTTTTTTCCTATTGGCACCGTGTTTGGTGCCTTGTTGGCGGTATCTGTTGGTCCCACTAAAAGAGAGAGAGAGAGAGAGAGAGAGGCGACATGGCCACACCTTTGCCTCGGCAACCCCTTCCCCGTTGCACCGGCATTTTCTCAGACGCTCCTTTGTGTTTCTTTTTTTCGTCTGCCATTTTATCCGGCGCCCAATCGAAAAAAAGTACATCCCCGACGGGAGCACTTGAGGGCAAAACAGAGGAAAAAGCGACAAGGCATTGACCGCAGAACCGTCCGTATGCCCAAGGCGCTCATGGCGATCCGCAGCGCGCCCGCGACACGGCCACCATTAGTCACTTTATTGACGAATACGTCTGACCAAATGCAAAGGCCCGCCCCTGCTTCTTGCGTGGCCAGTCTGGACCCGCACAAGTACGCCATCCCCGACCGCTTGCCTTTTTTCCCATTTTTTAGTCAATCATTTTTTCTTTATTAGGCAACCCACCTCAGACCGTGCCGAGGCCCGCGCCGCCCGCATCCTCGCCAAGGCGGAAGCGCTGGCTACGATGCGTCCCACAAAGGAGGAGAGCGACGCCTTGTTTGCCGAGTGGGAAAAAACGGTGGAGGCAGGCGGGGGGCCCATCTCCCGTTGATAACTGCCAAATGAACGGGCAACATTTTAATCAGAAACAAGGGATAATTGCTCACCCCACTGGCGGTCCGCCCGATAAGTTGCCCGAGCGGGTGAGACGCTGGACAGTCGATGATGCTTTTTTTCTTTCTTGGTCATGTTTGCTTGTCGGTTCATGGAAAGACAAACGGGGCCCGATCGGGCGGATTTTTGCGTTGCCGGTTCTACGTAAATGGGCCGGCGACAACATGACGGCATTCTCTGTCGACGTGCAAACCTTGATTTTTTATGCGATGTTTATTTATATATGTCTGCAGGTTCGATCTCTGCTGGCATCGATTAAAGCCGCCGTTAATCGACTGCGAGTCGAAAGACAAAGTGGCCGGTCAGTCAAAATGGGATCGCTCGGTGCCCGCAAGCACCGCCCGAGACAGGCGGTTTTCTTTTTTCTCTTTGTTTTTTTTGAGTGGGACCAGAGGGAGCGAAATCTCCCCCGCGAAAAAGGATGAAAGTGTGAAAATAAGGAAAAAGTATATTTGGCGAAAAAAAGAGGCGACAGAGGATGTGACGGCGCTAGACAAGGGGAAAAAAAGGGGGCCGAGAGGTCAACGGCGCGCGAGGGTGAGCGAGGGCGGGTAGCGCGAAAAGGTGGCCGACACGGCGCGCCAGGGACTCGTGTCGCCGCGCGCCGCCGCCAGCGCCACCGAACCGTCGACGAGCCCGACGATGGCGTCGGGATGCGGCACCAGGTGGCCCAGGGCGTCAAAGAGCGAGACGGCGGCACAAAGGACCGCGTCAAAGGGCGGCGTGCGCACGGCGCTCGATGGCGCGCGCTGGTCGACGGCGTACCACGACGTCGGCACCACGCCCAGCGCCGCAAACTGGTCGTGCGCCGGCCAGCAGCACTCGTAGAGGCTGCAGGCCACAAACAGCGCGCCGGCCATCGCCACGAGGACGCCCTCGTCGCCGCACGACCAGTTTGATCCGCCGGGCGTGGTGGTGCCGTCGGCCTCTAGATAGTGGTCAAACATGGCGACGGCGCTGGCCACGGTGTAGACGTTGAGGTCGTGGCGGTCAGCAAAGGTGCACGCGCGCGTCACGGCCGTGCGCCGCGCTGCCAGCGTTGGGCTCTGGACCGAGGGGTCGCCGGCCCGCGGTCGCTCGTCGGCTCTTGCGGCGCCGCTGGCCAGCGCGCGATAGGCGCACAACGGGAGGAAGTGGGGCGCATCCATGCCGCCGTGCATGTCGCCTCGATTCCAGCGATCGTCGTCGTCTCTTGGCGCCGAGGAGGGGCCATGGTCGTCATCTGTATGATCGGCGTACTTGTCGCCTTGAATGTCATTGCCCATGGCGCGCGTATAGAGGTAATGTGTGCCCGAGACCTCTCCATCATCGTCACAATCATCATCGTCGCGATCACGCGCGGGATCGCCTCGCGCATGGTCATCAACGGCGACGGCGGCGGCCGCCACAAACGGATGGGTCAACGCTGCCGTCGCCGACATTCTTTTCCGCGGGTCGACGCACAAGAGGCCCTCGATCAGGTCGATCAGATCGGCGTGGGGTTCGGCCCGGTCGCCGTCGTGGCCCGCGTCGGCGGTCGCGGTGCGTGGAATCGACCCGATGCCGTAGCGGCCTGTGGAGGCGCGTGCCGCCATGGCGCGCACGAGGTCTCTGACGAGGTGTGGTCGCGGCGGCCCGTCGAGACGAAACACCGCACGCACACGCTGCACCAGCGTCTCCTCGGGCTCGCTCGGCGTGAGGTGGCCGCCGGCGAGCACCTCCATGAGCACGACCCCAAAGGACCACATGTCGACGGCGCACCCATAAGCCAGGCCGTGCTCGACGGCGCGGCGCGTGCCATAGTGCAGCAGCACCTCGGGCGGCTTGTAGAGGTGGGTGACGACGTTGGCCGTGAAGCGCGCGGTGAAAGGGGCGACTGCGGGCTCTGCGCGTCCCGCCTTTGGCCCCCCAGAGGGGTCCGGGGGCGCCGCCGACCCGGACGTCGGGCGATGATTCGGTTTGGAGGGCGCCGCGGGTGAGGGCGTGTTTGTGTCGCCGGGTTCCGCCGCAGCCTGCCGTCGTCGTCGCCGGGTTGCGGCCCGGCGGGTCTCGGGTCCCGGCCGGCGCACGAACCGCGCCAGGCCAAAGTCCGAGAGGCGGAAGCGCAGGGTGTCCGATGCCGCGTCGCCCGTGTAGAGGATGTTGTTGGGCTTGATGTCGCGGTGCGCCAGTCCGAGCCGGTCGTGCATAAAGGCCAGCGCCGGCAGGATGTCCCTGGCGACGAGGCGCGCCACGCGCACGCGCAGTTCAAACGGACAGGCGCCGCCCGTGTGGAGGGTCATGTGAGCCGACGATGTGCCCGTAAGGTCGATCAGCGACGCCGTCGACGGCGACGACAAACAAACCAGCGAGCCCAGGGGCGCCGCCGGAAAGGGCGACGGCGACAAGGACGCGCCAGGCGCCGACGAGGTCGACAGGGACAAAGAAGACGAGGAAGAAGAAGAGGACGACGAGGGCGCAAGGGAACCGGCGCTGCTTCCGCCGCGGCCGGCCATGGTGCGGATCACGCGGCCCAGATGCCCGTGCATGAGGTCCATCAGCAGGGCGCACTCGATACCGCCTGCGCACGGACCGGTGCGCGCCACGACGAGGCGCGCGTCGCGCACCGCCACCACCGACGGGTGGCCGCGCAGCGCTGCCGCGGCGGCCAGTTCGCGAAAGACCATGTGCGCGCTCTGCGGCGACACGCCCGGACGGAAGGCGCTCGCCAAGGGGCCGTCGCGGCTTCCCCGATAGTCGTTGGGCAGGAATCCCATCTCCTTGAGCGCGGCGCGGTCGCCCGTGTCGGGATGGCGCACCTCGTGGACGCACCCAAAGGTGCCGCAGCCGAGAGGCCGCACGCGCTTCCACCGCCGCGGCGGCACCTGCGCCAGGATGCGCGGCGCTGACGCGCCCTTTTCATTTTTCGCCGTCGTCGCGTGCGTCGGTGCCTTTTTGGGCCGCGGCGGCGGTTGTGTCGCGATGGTCGCGGTCACGGCGGTCGTGGTGGGCGCAGTGTCCAGGGCCATGCGCTTGGTGCGCTTTGGTTGCGGCACCACCTGTGCCGAAAGGTGTCGTCCTGTTGGCGCCGTCGGCGTCGGGCGCTCGGGCCTTGTCGGGCGCGGCGGACCCATCGTGCGTCGTCGCTTGGGCGCCGCGGGCTGTTGCACGGGGTCGCCCGTGCGCTTACAACGTCGGTCGACGACGAGGCACGGCACCGGTTTGCGCGGCCCGTGGTACTGGCGCCGGAGCGAGGCCTCGTCGGCGCCCAGATCGCGCGTCGTCCAGCCGCCCAATGTCCATGTCATGACGCGGGTTGCCGTGTCGCTTGGCGTGGCGCGCGCGAGGGACGTGATTTCCTCCATTGGTCGTCGTCCTTTTTTTTCTTCTTCTTGTGCTGTGGTTGTCTCGTCGTTGTTGTGTGCTCGCGTGTGTGTGCGCGTGCCTAGGGTCCTTTTTTTCGTGGCCGCTTTGTCGCGTATCTTGTGTCGGGCTGCGTGGGTGTGGACGGGGGCTCTTGGAGGCGCCTGGGCGGTACTCTTTTGTCACGCGCGCGACGCCGCAGTGTAGGAAAGACGACAAAAGAAACAATAAAGAGGGCGAGAACAATCAACAACATAGGGAAAGAGCCCCCGATTCTTTTTGGGTCGCCGACGCCGTTTCTACGCGGCGCACGGTCGTGGTCGCGTCGACCTGTTTTTGGCGGACGCGCTTGCTCCTTCTCCTTGTTTTTTTCTCTTTTCTCTTTTCTTCTTCTTCTGTACTCTCCCTCCCCTGGTCTGTTCCGTTCCTTTTTGCAAAGTGCCATTTCCTTTTTCATGCTATTCTTTTCTTTTATTTTTATGAATAAACAGTGGCGGCTTTTGTGCGTGTGTCGCTGCGCCTGTATTTTTTTGCCGCCCGCGAAAAAAAAAAGAAGACCGCGCGGCCGCCACGACCGCGCGCGCGTGCAAAATCTTTTTCTGATCTCCTTTCTTTTTTTATGGTTTTTTCACAGCCGGATCGCGAGCCCTCTGTGATTGGTTCGTGTGCCGGGGGCAATAAAAGACGACCTTCTTTTTTTTTTGCTTTGCGGCCGCAACATTGGGTTGTCCTCCCTGTCGGCCCTTTCCCCTTTTTTTTCTTGGACAACAAAGGGACACGAAAACAAAGGTGGCCTCCCTTTCGTCCCGCCCACTGCGCCTTTTCTTTTTTTTTATGGACAAATTGGGGGGGGATACGAAAGGACAGAAATTTACCGCGCGCTGTGGGCTTGCGCGCGCGCCGCCTATTCGGAAAAAAGAAGGAGAAAACAAAAAAAAAAGGACGACGACCACAGCGGCACGGCCGTCATGGGGCCTGTGTGGGGCGCCCGCGGTGGTGCCCGTGCCTCTGCCCGCGCCGGCCAAAAGGCAGCCTTCTCATGGTAACGAGGGCGCACAAAAATAAAATAAAATAAATTTTCAAAGAGATAGAGTACAAAAAAAGAGATAGAGCGACAGAGAGAGGAATGCAAAGCGGCCGTCGGCAGAGCGTGCGTGCGCCTGGTGTTGTTGCCGCCGTCGTCGCTGTTGTCATTGTCGTTGCCGCCGTGCTTTTCCTCGCGGTGGTCGCTCTGTGCCAAAGGGCCTCTCGGCACTATGGCGCGCCGTCACACTTGTGCCTCGCGCTGACCGACGCGCAGCGCCAGGGCAGAGCCACGGCCGACACCATCGCCAGAACCAACGCGGCGCGCTTTCCCCACGTGCGCATGACGCGCGCCGAGCACCTCCTCTGCGCAGCCGTACGTCTCGGGTGGGACGTGACAATGTGGGATGCCGAGGGCGCCGTCGTCGCAACGACAGACACGATCCAAATCGCCAATGAATGCGCCACCGCACACGACGATGCACACGGTGGCGCCAACGGGGGAAACCGCACGGCGCGCGATCGCATTCTCCGACCTGGTCTCGGCACGGCGATGAGGTGTGTCCTCGCCGAGGGCGGCATCTTTAAACTGACGGCGCCGCGGCCGAGCGACACATTTACGTGTGTGACCCCGCCGCCGCCGCCAATTGTGTGCCGCGCCCAGTCCATCTCGTGGACGCCGCGACCCGATGCGATTCTCGCCGGCAACAAGCGCGCGTGCAGCCGATGGCTGGCCGGTCACGGCATTCCCGTGCCGCCCGTCGCGATGGTCATCATAGACGTGCGCGTCGTCCGACGGCATCTTTCGGACGCGGCCGCCGCAAGATACATCGCCGAGACGCTGGGCGATCGCGCCGACGTGGTACACCTGACGAGCCGAGCGGAGCGCGGCGACGCGCCGGTTGTGATCAAACCGGTCGAGGGCACATGCGGCCGCGGCATCGTGGCCGATCTCATGGGCATGGACGCCGTGGCAGCGGCCCTGGCGCGCTCATACCGTCGCACTGGCATCGCGCGATGGCTGATCGAGGCACAGATTCCAGGGCCGTCGCATCGCACCATCGTCGCGTGCCCGCCCTCGGGTGCGCCGCCGCGCATCGTCTACATGTGCGAGCGGCTGCCGCCCGTGGTGGTGGGCGACAGCGTCCACACGGTGGACCAGTTGCTCGCGGCAGATGCATGCGCACGCACCTTGTGGCACCCACCTGTGCCGGTCGCCGACGCCGAGTGGATGCGACGCCATGGCGCCGACCCACGACGCTGTGTGCCCAAGATGGGCGATGTGGTGCGCGTGCGCATGCCCACCAACTGGGCGCAGGGCGGTGCGCACTGGCGCGTCGTTCCCAGCGCATGCCTCGACCGCGACAATGCCATCATGCTGTGCGCGGCGGCGGCGTGCTTTCCCGGTCGGCCATTTCTCGTGGCCCTCGACACCGTGGGCGATCCCTCAATGGTTTGGTGGCGCGCCGGCGGTCCAATGGTGCACGACGTCGAACTCAACTCGGGCCTCGAAGACATTCCCGGCGGCTGCGACTGGGTTCCCGCCGACGAGAGCCGCGTCTTTGACGCCATCCTTGAGACCTATGCGGCCTAATGCGTGGCCACCCCGAGCGGCGTAAAGGGCGACCTCTGCTGTTTGGCAACCGATTCGCCCGACGTCAACGAAAGCGAAAGCGGTCGATTCTCATGAGGGCGTGCCGGTTTTTTTGCGATGCGTCCCGGCAGTCGTCGGTCCAGACTGCAAAGAAGGGAACGGACGATGTGCGTGGCGGCCTGGGTGAGACGGTGTATTTTTTGTGTGTTTTTTCGAAAAAAAAACAAATTGTCTTGTGCGTCGTGATGCGCCAACTCGAAAGAGCCGTGCCCGAAACAAACAAAAAAAGACCTCCCGTCGGCGCCCGCAAGACCAGAGGCTCTTTGCTGCGGCCTTTTTCAGGCGCTGTCGCTCGATAGAGACGCGACGCGCGGATCGCCGTGCATCATGCCAGCGATGCGGTCGGCCTGGTAGTGCTTGAGCATGTGCTCAAAAAGGACGTCGGTGGACTCCATGGCGTCGATCCAGGCCAACATGCCGCGCAGAGTCCTTTCCATGTCGATGACCCTGTTCCAGTCAGCGCCGTACGTGCCTCCGACGCCGCCGTCGTCGTGCTTGGTCCGCAGGATCTCGGCGAGTTTTCTCGTTTTGTCCGAGGAGTCGAGTCCGCTGGCGAGCGAGGAGCCGCGCCCTCCAGCACGACGTTCGCAGATGTCAACGAGGACCCTAAGCACGGCGCCCATCGCGTCGATGCGCTCTGCCGTCCACGACGTGGTGCCGGGTCCGTCGGCGAGGGCAATGGTCGCGACGCGCATCCACGACCACTCCCACAGGCGTCGCACCGTCCGGTGATACGCACGGTAATCTCCTTGGCCGTGTGCCCATACGGTAGTGGCCGACATGGTCAATGCGATCGCGTCAGCAATCTCTTTGATGGCCCACGACTTTGATCGATCGCGACGCAGCGAGAAGCGGCCGGCGTCACCACGCACAAAGTAAAGCGTGCCTCCATCAACGTGTGTTTTGTGTGGGAAATTCCACGTCGTCTTTCGGATGCCGATCACCCCGCCTTTGGGCACGGCGTCGAGGACGCCGACGGTCACGCGGCAGTTGTGCTGAAACTCGACCTTGGACAGGAGCGCCTTGTCGACCATACCGGTCGTCGGATCAACGCACCCCAGTATCGATCCGCGTACCGCGGCGAGGTCAATCCACGAGTCCCCGTCGGGCCAAGGCACCGACGGTCGAGGGACACCCGCGTCGTTTGTCTCTGTCGTGTCGCCCATTGCTTTGTCTGTGTCTGGGTTTTTTCCGATCCGTCTTGCACAAACTCTTGTCGCGTCTTTTCGGTTGCCTGCGCCTCTGCGCGCGCGGCGGCGGTGGCTGCCGCGGAGCGACCAATCAGATGTGCTCGATTTTTCCTTGCCTTTTGCCGGTGGCGCCAAAAAAATCGGCCTCCTCGGGTGCGCCCGTCAGCGGGTGAGCCCGTTTTTTGTTTATTCTTGCAAACACAAGGGCCGCGACCTGACTGCGCGGCCAAGACCCTATCCCATTGTTTTTTTTCTCAGCGTCGCGGTCGCCACCGAAATCCGCCGGGCGCAGCGCTGTGCCAACACCCCGTTCTTTCAATTTCCTACCCATGAAAATTCATAAAAATCTGATTTAAGAATTGGGTTGGGTGAAAACCGGAACAACGGGCCGTCAACCAGCACGAGCCGGACCAGGGCGAAGCGGCTTTTTTGTTTCGTGATTGTCCCCTTCTTCCCTCGTCCTTGCGCGGTCCCTCTGTTTTAAAAAGACCCTCTCGTGTGCGCGCATGCGCTGTCGCCTGCCCGCTTACGGATCGGCCAACCTACGACTAAAATCAGGGATTTTATATGCATTTTTTTGATTTATATGACTTGCGATTGGACAATTTGGTATAGATTAACCGGCGGTTAACCGACCCGCAAGCACTGCGCCTGCCCGACCTCGCGCGGCCTCCCTGGCCCCGATTTTTTTTCATTTCTCGAAAATCTGTCGACAACTAGAGACTTTCCTCTTTCTTTTTCCGTGGTGGCTTTGCCGGGCGCCGCGATTGTCGCGGTGAGAGCCGACCGGTCTCGGTTTTTTTAGGAAAGTCTTTGGTGGGGGCACGGATGGCCTGTGGGAGTGGCGTCGCACACGACCGCCCCGGCTTTCGGGGTGCGCCAGATGCAAAGGTGCCCGGACCACCGGTCGCCATCCACAGCACACCTTTTTTTTTCCCTCTCTCCCGGCCTCACGGCTGGATGCCGTCACCGAACACAGATGTCATACCCAACGGCCGCGCCAGGCTTGGCGGGCGCTGCCTCGGTGCATTGGTCATGATTGCGATCATCAGCATCGTGCTCGTTGCACTGTACGCGGCCGGCGTATCCAGACGTCGAATGCGCCTCAACGGCATCGCGACGCCGTCAGCCCTGACGGTGTTGACGATAAACGACGTGGCGGCGCTGCCTGGAGGCACACTGCGTGCGCTCGCCCACCGCACGCATGTGCCCGTCCTTGTGCGCTTTGACGTGCCCCGCCCATGGGACCGCGATGCCGCTGCCTGGTCGCGCACATTCCACTGGGGCCGCCAGCCTTTTAGTCGGGCCGAGGTACGCCACATGTGGCGGTGCTACAATCGTGACGGTTGGGGTGGCGCTCGCCGCCCTATCGGGCACGGAGACGGTGACAACCACGCGGACGACACCGAGGCCATGTGGGCGCGTGTGTGTGCCCACGTCGCGGACCGCGCGCGGGCGGCCGGGGTCAATGATGGCACCTGGTGCCACAGGCCCGTGGCCTTTTCGCACTATGTCGCCCGCCAGTGGCTGGCCGCACATCCGGCGCTGGCCGACCTCGCCTCGGTCTTGGACCTCGCGACGGCGCCGCACCGCGCCTACGTCGACGTCAAGGTGTGGTTCAACGGTCCCGGCTACTGCACGGGTGCCCACTATGACCCGCTCGACAATCTGTCGATCAACGTGTGCGGTCGCAAGCGCTGGCTGCTCGCGGCGCCGCGTGACCACGAGTGCTTTTACCCGACCGAGCGCGTCGAGACCACGGGCGTCCAGCGCTACCGTGTGCGCAACCCCTATGTCGACGCCTCGGCCGTGGACCCGGCCACGGGAGGCCTTCTCTACCCGCGCCTGGCCGACGCGCGCATGATCGAAGTCGACGTCCTACCGGGCCACGTCCTCGTCGTGCCGCGCCGGTGGATACACTTTGTCGCCACCGTCGAACCCGCCGTCTCGTTCACCGTCAACATGCCGCGTCTGGGCTGACCGCGGCGCGACCGAATCGGCACATGCCCCGTCGCCCTTTTGTGCCGCTTCTTGTTTATGTGTTTTTCTTTTTTTTTTCCTTTTACGCTTTTTTCCTTCATTTGGCGGAAAGAGGACAAAGAGACGGCGTGCGCATAAAAAGAGAGTTTTTATTTTTTCCATCGGCCCAACTTGTCGTGCCGGCATCATCGGCACGGGCGAAAACACAAACACACACACACACACACACACAAAAGAATACTCGCGCCTCTGAGAAGAGCGCGCCGACGATTGCGATATTCTTTTTTATTTATTTGTTTGTAGGCGCAAGTGGTCTAGCGCGACACGACGACGACGGGCCGCTGGGCGAGTCCGGCCGGCATCGACGGCGGCCGAAAGCCGGGCGTGGTCGCTGCCGGCGGGTTGGCAGCGGCGCGGCGACGCAAGAGAACTTCTGCACCGCCGCCGGCTGGCTCGCCGCCGCCGCCCTCTTCAGCACCGCCGCCCTCTTCGGCGCCACCACCCTCTTCGGCGCCGCCGCCCTCTTCGGCACCACCGCCCTCTTCGGCACCGCCTCCCTCTTCGGCCCCGCCGCCCGTCGCTTCGCCGCCGCCGCCGCCGCGCGTGAGGCCGAAAAAGGCCGCGATGCCGGCGACGACCGTGCCGATGATGAGCCAGATGTTTTGCGCCGCCGTGCGCACGACGTCGGCAATGCGCTGGCCCAGGTCGCTGATGGCGCACAAGAGGTTGGTCTTTTGGCCCTTTTTCTCCTTGCACCCGGTGCCAAAGAGGAGCGTGATCACCACGACGACGACGACCAGCACGGCGATGATGCCCAGCGCGATCTTGACCCATCGGAGCACGCTCGTCGGCTGCCGCGGCGGTTCCAGGGCGCCGGGCACGACGCCGGGCAATGCGCCGGCCTCGATCGCCGGCGCCGGCGCGGTTGTGGTCTCGGTTGCCACCAAAGCGGCCATTGTTTGGGTCAGTGCGGTTTTCTTTTCTTCTTCTTGTTCTTTTTTCGCTGGCGCTTTTCTCGATCCTGCCGCGGATGTGGGCGGGTGCTGTCTGGCCTCTGCCGCTCGGTCCGACGGTCCGTCTTTCTTTTTCTTTTTTAAATCCGCAGTCGACGCGCGACCCTCTAGCGTGGGTTTTTGTTGGCCTTTTCTTTTGGATGTCGCGCTCTTTTTCGTTTTTTTTTTGCAGGGTCGAGGGCGCTGTCGCTGGCAATCGCTCTTGCCCTTTTGAGGGGGTCGCGCCTTGGTCCTCGCGCCACCGGCTCCTTGGCCCGCGCAGAGACTCTTGGCTCGTCCGCAAAGAGTGCGGGGCGAAATCCGCGCACCGCGCGATCGCCGGTTTCCCGTTGCAACAGGAAACCCGTCATCGAGACACCGCGCCCGCCTTTTTTTCTCCTTGTTTGTCGGCATAGCGACACGGCGCCAGCACGCATACACACGTCACGCATACAGGCCATTAGTTGTCGTCGCCGCCAGCGTCGGGGCGCCGACATGAGCACGCGAGGTGCTCCGCACGGCGCCGGCCTCATCGTCCGGGTGCTCGCGGCGATCGTGGGCCTCCTGGCCACGCTCGTCGCTACCTCGTACTGTGCCGCGGCGACAGACTACCCGGTGCCTTGTCGGCTGCTCTCGGTGCCGAGTGCCATGGCGCGGCGTCGCCAAAGGCAGAGCGACGCGTTGGGCCGCCTCTTGGCTGGGCCGGCGCAGAGAGGGCGTCGGCGTGCCGTGAGCCCGCCGATTTTTGGGTGACGCGCGGGCGGCAACCGTGGCACCCCGGCGGACAACACTCAACAAAGAGAATCGCGCCCGAGGCCCGCGACAGAAAAAAGAAGCGCCTATGGACGCCAGCGCTTTTTTTCCATAGTTTTGTTCTATTTAGGTCTACAAGCGCCATCGCATGCCCCCAGCGGCGCTCTTTGGACCTACAGCCAAAAAAAATGGAGGAAAAGGGCGGACCGCGGCGCCGGGTGGTGGGCGCGGCGCCCGCGGTCCGTGCCGCGTCTGTTAAAGCGGCACCGGCCTCGTCTATTTTTGGCGCACACAGGACCGCGGCCCCTGTCGAGGACGACTCAGGGGATAAAAAACTATTTTTTTCTCAAAAAAAAAAGAACAAAAGTGCGCACGCCAGACACCAAAAGTCGTCTCTCTGTGCGCCTGTGGAAAAAGGCGGAAAAAATTGGAAAAAAAACGAAAAACAGGTGAGGAAAAAAAGCGGGACGACGACAAAGAGGACCGAGCGCGCATGGAGCGCGAATCGATTGATCGCGCGGCGCTGCGCGAGGCATTGCGCGAGCGCGCGCGCAGCCCGCCCGCCGCGGTCGTGCGACGGCCCGCGCGCAGGCCCGACGCCGAGACCCTGGGCCAGGTCGTCCAGTTTGGCCTCCAGCGCCTGGACGAGGCCGCCGACGCGCTTTGCACCGCCGGGACCGACGTGCGCGATGCGCTCGCCTATGTGCGGCGACTCGAACGCGACGCGTGGATGCCGCCGACGGCGTCCGTCCTTCGGGCCTCGAACGCGCTGGACCACTTGACCGACTGGCTGACCGCCATGCGTAACCTCTATGTGGCCTTTTGGCGCGGCGTCGTGGCCGTGCCGTCGGCCGTGGCGCTCTGGGGCACGGCCCTGGGCGATCCGCCGACGCCGCGTTCGGTCAACCGCTGGCTGCGCGCGCACTTTGGCGTGGCGCTTGGCCCCGACCAGGCGCCCCTCATGGAACCTTTGGAGTGGGCGGGCGTCGCGGCCGATGCTGTCGAGGCCCTGTGGCGTCACGCTCCCGCCGGCGATCGCGTCCCCGATGTGTGGGTCGCGCGCCGCACCGCCCTTTGGCAGCGCGGCGCCTGTGCGCCCAACGTCCTGTTTGTGCTGGCCCTCGCCGACGACGTACCCGCGACAGCGGCCCACGCCCTGGTCGACGATGCTGTGCTCACGCGCACGGTGGTCCTCTACGCCGCCGAGCAACGGTCCGACGACGGACCACGCCACTTGCGCGTTGTCTCTCATGCGTCGTCGACCACGCCTCTCCTGGCGACCGCCCGTGGCGACATCGTCGACGGCGCAGGCTGTGTGGACGCCGACGGACCGCGCGTCTTTGTGGCCGTCGGTGCCGACACGATGTTGGCGTCGTTGGACATGCCATCGATCGTGCCGTGGGCGCCGGTCGAGGCCGTGTGGCGCTGGCTGGCGTCCATTGCCGACGACGACCGACCATCAACGGGACTAATCTCGTCGCTGCTCGCGCCACCGGCGATGCCCGTGGCTCTGCAGGAGCACCTCTCGCGTGGTCGCCTCTTGGCCGAAGCGGTGCGCGGCGCCGTGGTCGATCGCGTGACCGCCCGTCCCGCTGTTGCCATCCGTTCAGAGGGTTCGTGCAGTGAGTGAGTCATGCTCTCTATGGCGCCCCCCCCCCAAATTCCTCCCCGCCCCAAATGTGGACCACCGTCTTTTTCATACGCGTGCTTTTTTCATCCCTTTTTTCCCCATATCTTCTCGGCGCGGTCTGTCACTGTTGGCGTACGCACATACCGACGACAGACCATAGCATGCCGCCTTTGCGCACGGCCGAGAGGGTCGGCGACGCGACCGCGAGGGCGGCCGTCGCGTTGCGCGAGGCCATCCACGCCGCCGAAAGGCGCCCGGTGGGACCCGTGCGCGTGGTGGCTCTAGACGCGTGTTTGCTCGACGCGCTGTTGGTCGATTTCTGGCATCGGTGGCGTCGCCACGGAGGTGTGCGCCCGACCGCGCACACGCAGGCGGCCGTGTCGGCTGCATGACCATCTCTTTTTTTCCTCCTTTTCCTCACCGCGTCTCTCGCCTCTGTCCTTTTTTGCGTCGCTTTTTTTCCTATTTACTGTGTTTTATCATTTTATTTTTGTTTTGTTTTGGAAAGAAAAAAAGACACACGCCGGCCAAGGCATTTCCGTTCGCCTCGTCTCTCCTTTGTCGCCTCGGCGAGAGAGAACAAAAAAGGGTCTTTTTGGACGTCCACTTTTTTTCTCGTTGTTGCTGTATTGTTAAAAAAAAAGAATACAAGCATTTGGGTTTGCGCTGTGGTGTGTGGCTGGCGACAGAGCGAGGGCGCGGCCGCCCATCGGTCTGTCTAGAAGAGCGGTCGACCAGCCGGCCGATCGGGGGTGCAAATGCCGAGAGCCAGGCACACGCCGCCGATCTCATTACATCGAGCGACCAACAGCGCACTGGGATCAAGAGACGCGTGCGCGTCGGGTCCGTCCTGTCGGCCTCACACCCCAGCGCCAGACAGCCACACCTTGCCGTCGTTGGTGGGCAAGGCGCCGAGGCCGTGCTTGGCGGCGACTTGATCGATGACCTTGGAGAGCAGGCACGACTCTTTGTCCGTCACCGAGAGGGGGCGCGCGCGCAATAGATTGCGCCACTTTTTGGCCGTGCGCTGGTAGATCGAAAGGGGATCGATGATGAGGGCACACCTGCCGTCGTGGGCACCGATGGCCTCCTCGACGGCGGGACCCCACACGTCGATGGCTCGAGGTCCCACCTCGTAGACCAGCGGCCGCGCAGACACGGCGTGTATCGACAACACGCCGCACTGGTGCATCAGGCGCTCGGCGATGGGGCCAAAGGCCGCGTCGGGGTCCTTGCCCTCGGGGACTTGCATCCTCACCCACACCCGCAACTGGCCGCGGTCCATGGCCTCGCACACCCGCGCGACAAACTGGCCGGCGTGCTCGTCGCCCCCGTCGACGACCGAGAACTTTTGGTCGACATATTCCATGTTTTTCTGTTCCTCTTTTTCGCTCGCGGGTCTCGTCCGGTCTGCCGTTCAAATGGACAAGGGCTGGGGAAAATGTGGATGGACAGGGGAGGTGGCGGTGTTGTCGTGCTCTCTCTTTTTTTATCCCAGTCGGTCGCGCTATTCGCCACACCGCGACCCTGCCGTGCCCAGCGCCGGCGAGCCGACTACGAGCCGCCGACCAAAAAAAATGAAAATGAAAATGAAAGTGGGGAATGATGTGGGCCAAAAAAAGACCGGGACAGGGGGTGTTGCCGCTGTCGCCATCATCATCATCGCCACGAAAAGGTATATCAGGCATCGGTCGCGTATCGACCGTCGCCTTTCATTTTTTTGGCAAGACCGATCGCAAAAAGTCGGGGCGCGCCACAGGCGCACGGCGGCCACTTCAAAAAAAAGACCGGCGAAAAATGTTGCACGTCCTACCCCTTTTTTCGATCGCCAGTTTTTGCAGGCGCGCGGCATTCTCTGCGCCCTGACCCGGCACGCCCATGTCTGCCGTCTCTCTGCTTTTTTTTCTTTTTAAAAAAAATATTTGTTTGCGAACACTGCCGCTGGCGATTGGCCAAAGCCATTTCATCCAAAATAATAAAGTAAAAAAAGCGCATCGGTCGCCGTCACCTGCAAAGACGCGCGCGCGGCGTCGGGCGCTCTCACACGTCACGTGGGATTTGCCTTTTTACCCCCGTCTTCTTTTCTCTTGTCGGCTCGCGTACGTGTGCTCTGCCGCATATACTTGTTTTTTCTTTCATCGCCAAGGCCATGTCTGTTATCGACCGTAAGCGCGGCCCCGCTTCCGAAGGGCCAGACCCTTTGGCTTACGCGGCGCCAGGACGGAAGCGTCGGCGCTCCGGCACCGACCACCCCGGTGCATCCCTGCCGCCGGTCGAGGCCACGCTCGGCAGTGGCGACGCCGTTGTGGTGGCCCGATTGGAGCACGTCCCCGACGCCGCGATGGAGGCCATCGTCGACTCGCTCGACGACCGCGATTTTGCCGCGTGCGTGGCGGCATCGCGTCTGTTCTGGGTCTGTTCCAAGGCAAAGACGCGCGCGCGCCTCCTGTCCAAGACTCTGGCGCCCGACGAGGCCGTGCTCGTCGATGATCCGGCGCGCGTGCTCGACTATATGCGTCGGCGTCGCGGCGTGCGCTTTCGGCCCCATCATCTGCGTGCCGCGGCCAAGCGGGACCGCACAGACGCCGTGCGGTGGCTCATCGAGCACGCCGACTGGCAGGTCGACGATGCGTCGACGATGGCCCTTTGGCTGGCCGCCGACGGCGCGGTGCCGCGCTCCATCGCCATCGAGTCGGACGCGGACGCATGCCATGACGCGTGCCGTTATGACCACGGGTGCGATCGCTCTGGTGATCAGTGTCTGTCGTGTTCACCCGCGTGCGTTGCCGATCAGCACCGGTCCGACGGCATGATGATCCGCGTGCCCCTTTGTCTGTGCGGCGTCGGCGATGCAGCCGCCAAGCGCGGACACCACCGCACGCTCGACGTGCTCCTCGGCACGCCCGGCTACGGGCACACCGACGTCGGTGCGCTCTTGGCGGTCACATACGGTCACGTGGACATTGCCGAGCGCCTCCTACAGCGCGGCGACGTCGGCGTGTTTATCAACCGCTGCTGGTCCGACAGTGACATTGTGACCCACACGGTGCACTGCGGTCGCGCCGACCTTGCCTCGCGCCTCTTTGAGGCCGGCGGCATTGCGTGCTCGCCCGAGGTGCTCGTGCACTATGTTCCGCGCCCCGCCGCGCCCTGGCTCCGGTGCAGTGCATGGGCCGACACCACAAAGGAACCGGATTATTATCCCGACGTCGACACGGATGATGACGATGAGGAGGAGGAGGACGATAACGATCCTATTGCCGATAGTGATCTTATTACCGATGACAATCTCGTGGACGGCGACGACGCCAACACCCACAGCCTCGCCCAGCGCCGGTGCGACATAAAAGACCGGCAGGCCTATGCCCAAATGAGGCAGGTGCTCGATTCGGGCCTCATCTTACCCGCCGACGTGCAGCACGCCGTCGACCGGGCACTCCTCTTTGCCGTCTACAACGGGCGCATGGCGCTCGTGCGTCTGCTTCACGAGAAATGCGGCGCGCGCCTCACCGACAACGGCATGCCGCCGGGGCAGCAACACCGCGGTCACAACCACACCGACCCGCTGGCGTCGGCTGCAGGCAACAACGACGTGAGGATGCTGACCTACATGATCGGCCGTCGCGGCGTTGCGGTCGTCGGACCCGACGCCATGGACGACGCCGCGCAGCGAGGGGCACTCGCCGCCCTGACCTACCTGGCCGATCACAGCGACGCGCGCCCGAGCCCCCGCGCCCTCAAGCGGGCGGCACTCAAGGGCCACGCGGCCGTGGTGTCATTTCTCTGCGTGCGCGCGCGCGAGCAATGCCGCATCGGTCCGGCCCTGCGTCGTGCTCTGGCGAGGGGCCACAACATGGCCGCAGCCGTTCTGCTCGAGCACGCATCGACCGCCGACGTGCGCCACGCGCTGCAGACGGCGCTCGGCAACGATCGCGCCCGCCTGTGTCGCGCGCTGTCGCTGCGTGGCGACCTGCGCGACGACGACATCAAGGTGCCCGGAGGCGACGGACCGACGGCGCATGTCGCTCTGGCGCGGCAGCAACTCTACCGGGCTCAAACCCAGGGCGCCGACGCGCTGGCCGCCTGCGTCGCCGAGTGGGGCCGCGAGATGGCCGTCGCCGCCTACGCCGACCAGCCCGAGCAGGACCACCTGGCGTACAATAGCAAGATCGACGTCTTGCGCGTCATCTTGCGGCTGGGCCTCGGCACGGTCACGCGTCGCGCCATGTCCATCGCCATCTTCAACAGCCACGTGGGCGTCATGCGCGTACTCCACGATCACTATGGCGACAGCGGTCCGTGGGTGGGGCGCACATTCGACCGCTCCGTCGCCAACGCGACCATTGAGACGCTCGTGTTTATGCAAGAGCACTTTGCGTGGACGTGGTGGTCGCCCGGAGCCGTTGACCGCGCCGCTGCCGCCGGGAGGCTCGATGTCGTGCGCTTTCTGCATGCGCGGCGCTCTCTGGACCGCGACTGGTGCACAGTCGCCGCCATGGACGGCACCGTCAAAGGCACGCACTGGCGCGTGGCGGCCTTTCTGCACGCGGCGGGCGCGCGTTGCACGCCGGCGGTCATCGACAAGGCCATCGGTGCCAAGCGCTCGTGCCACTGCCTGTGGCTGGCGCCGCTCATGGAGGCCATCCACCAGAGAAGCCTCGGTGCGGCGTGACCGGCGCGAAAAAAAAACTTGTGACAACCCGAGCCGAGCCTCCGAAGATCCCCGTTCGTCTCTTTTTTTCTTTTCTCATACGACCCAAAAACAATGCGACGGTTTGGCACGCTCTCTTTTTTCCACCTCGCCACTGTCATCGTGCGAGTCTCGCCTGTCTGTTTTTTTCGAATTGCTCCTTTTTCCTTTTCGATCCCAACGGCGCGCTCTTCCCAGTTCCCGCGAAAACCAATATCGATGAAAAAAGGGGCGTGTGTCGCAATACAAGAATTACTATGGACAAGCGGAAAAAAAGAGACTGCACGGGCAGTCGATCGGCACGGGGCCTTTGTTGCGGCTTTTTCTTTTCCGATTCCCTTGTGAGGCTGTGCTTGCTTGTGGTTTGTCGGCCGCAATCGATCGACCGCGGTTTGGCGGCAATGCGTCGCATTCGAATCCATCGCATGGCGACACGCAACAAAAAAAGAAAAAAGTAAAAATCATTTTTGCACGCGACGGACGTGCGCGAATTGGATTCGGTTCGTCGCCAACGCAAACTCGAACACGAATACAACGAATTGGCGCTCGCATTCGCAACAATTGGACTTGGCCGACCCTCTTGGGATTTTCTATATCCACGACGTCGCCGCATGTCCTGACTAACGCTGGGCAACGGCTAGCCGGCTCGGCTTCGGCTAAGGGGCAAGCCAACCGGCTGAAGCCGGCTACAAGCCGTCGCCAAAAAGGGGTGCGAGTGCGAACCAATGCATAAAAATTTGTGCCCAAATTGTGAAGAATAAGGAAACTCGCGGTCGGCTTAGTCGCATTCGCGCTCGCGGCAGCATCGTGCTCAAATTGTGCTCATTTTTGTCGACGGCTTGTATCCGGCTTCATCCGGTTGGCTAGAGGATGTCGGTTAGCCGGCTTAGGCGCAACCGTTGCCCAGCGTTAGGCACGTATCGACAGGTCGGACGGCGCCCAAATTCGGGCCCCTATAGATCAAGGCGACGCCAGCGAGACACCGAGAGCCAAACAAGAAGGAGATGGGAGACGGAATGGCGCAGACAATAGCCCAGTTCATGACCTTTAAAAACAACACGAGCGCGCCGGTGGCCGTCCACGAGGTGTGGACCAACGGCCATGAGGTGCCATTCACCCTGGCGCCGGGGATGACGCGCGTGAGTGGGTCCTCGAAGAACGGTCCCACGGTCCGCTGCATCGGCCTGTCAGGGACCTTCTTGGGTTCCCCCCACAAGGCGTGCATCGACCCCTACGGTGACTTTCGCGTGGTCATCGACGGCCGAGGCGTCACCATAAGCAAGGCCTAATGCCGGCCAATGCCCAGTCGATCCTTGGCCGGCCACATTTCAAACGGGCCGGCCAAATCGCCCCTCGTCTAGCATCGAACCTGCGACCGTTGTTTTCTAGATCGTGCATAAATCGCTCTTGGATCGTGCAGCACTGTCGACGCCAGTTTCCGTCGCGTTCGTGTTTGCCGTCGGGTTCGCATCCGGGACGTTATTGTGCACGAATCGCGCTGGGCAGCGGCTAGCCGGCTCGGTTTCGGATAAGGGTCGAGCCAACCGGCTGAAGCCGGCTACAAGCCGTCAACAAAAAGGGGTGCGAGTGCAAATCAGTCGGCTTGGTCGTATTCGCGCTCGCGGTAGCATCGTGCTCAAATTGTGCTCATTTTTATTCGCGCTCGCGCTCCTTTTTGTCGACGGCTTGCAGTCGGCTTCAGCCGGTTGGCTAGAGGATGTCGGCTGGTCGGTTAGCCGGCCTAGGCGCAACCGTTGCCCAGCGTTAGTCCTGACTCTAAAGTAGCGGTTTGTCTGCATTTTCTGCACTCTTAAAAATGACCAAAAAAAGCATCGTCGGTCGACTGTGATGGCATGACAGTGTCCGCTCTTTGAACCGGTACCGACTTTTTTTTTACTTTTTTTTTGCGAGCCTGTCTCGCGCCGGCAACCGCGCGCAACCTTTCGCGAGGCAGACGCTCTGGCGCGGAAAAAGAGCCGCAGCCGGTTGTCGGGAATTGATCGTTTTTTTGAGAGTTTAGAGGCTGCGTGCTAAAATGGGCGGATGGCGTGAGGTCGCTGTCATCAGGGCCAATAGTCGACCGAGAAAATGAACCGGCCGAGTCGACCCGCCGATGCGCACGGTCGCTGTCTGCGATCCAAATCGCGCGGCTTTGCCATCTTTTTCCCCCTTTGTCCGTCTCGTGCACGTCGCACACGCACGGTGCTCGTCGCGAACGCCAACGAGCAAGGGTGAACACGGCGGCGACATGCCCGCCCCATAGGACGCGCGCGCGCCCAAGGCACCCAACACAAAGAACTCTCATGCGCGCGCCTCTCTCTTGTTTGGACGCATTGATCCGTTGCGCGTAAAGAGAAAGGAATCTTTTCCGTTGTGGCATTTGCGCGGTGGATGTCGGCAATTGCCTAGGACGCAAAGGCCGCGCGCGGCCCGGCGACCCCTGCGAGCCACGAACGAAAAAAGGACACACTTTGCATTTTTTATTTGTGAGGAAAAAAAGGACCGTTCTAGTCGAGGGGAGGGGTATGGGGCGACGAGAAATGTGGCCTCGAAGATCAAGCGCGTCGGGTGGATGCGGTCACCGGGACGCGTGCGTAGGCGCGCGAAAAAATGTCCCCCATGATGGCGCTGAGCGAACCCGGTTCCGCTTGCGCGGCGCGCAGGGCCTCTGCGCGCTCGGACCCTTGCCGGATGTGGGCGGGGTACCCGGCGCCGCTTGCACCGTACGACGCGGCTGCAATGGGTCCCAACGCGATATCAAAGAAGAGCGTGTCGCACGGGCGCGCGCGCTCGTCGGGCGAATAGCCGGCCTCGATCAGGGTCTCGATGATGGGCACGAGCGTGGCTTCGGCGGCGTCGACCACTGTGCGCCCTCGGTCCGGTTGCGTGGCGTAGAGACGCAACGCCGTGAGCGGATTAAAGTCAATGTCGCGGAGCGGTCGCTCGCGCGGATAACTCTCGGTGAGCGCGCGCACGGTCCCCAGCGTGTCGGCCTCGCGGACGAGGGCTTCGCCGGTGTCAAACACCTCGACCTGCGGTACGGTCCCGCCGGCGCTCACGCGGATGGTTTCGTTCGGGCGACCCACGCGGCCCGATCGCCAGCCAAATGGGCGGGGTCCCTGCGCGCGCTCGACAAAGGCCACCGCGCGCGGGTGGAGCGGCGACCCCATGGCCGAGGCCAGCAGGGACTCGACCGAAGGCCAGGGCCGAGCGCCGGCTGCCACCAACTCGCGCGCGACTCGGGGCGCCTTGGCCATGACCGCCAGCGACAGTGGCGTGGCATAGGGGCCTCCGTGTTGAGCGCGCTGCTGGTGGGTCAGCGTCCCGGTGGCCAGCGCCGTCTGTCCCCCCAACAGCCCGTCCATGTCTGCCATGTCTACGGTCTGCAGGCGCACGTCTGCGTCGGGGGTGGTGGCCACCCTGACGACGGGACCCGAGGAAGAAAGCGCCACGACGGGGTACACGAGGTCGTCGAGGCCGATCACGCCCGAGTCCAGCACGCGACGCACGGTGGCAACGTCGTCCGTGCCGATGGCGGCCAGCAGCGTCGCCACGCACCGCGGATAGTTGCCGCACGGCGCTCCCTCTTGCGTGTAGGCCTCGGACTCGATCCGCCTTTGCTGTAGCGGGCGGCCCACGGCCTCGGAGAATGCGCGCGAGACGCCGGCCAGGGCGGCAATGTCGCGCGCCGAAAGGGTGCGCGACTGGGCGATCCGTTCGCGCACCTCGATCGGCAACATCTCGATCCATGACAAAGCCTCGCCCTCCTCCTGCTCACGCTGTCGCCCGCCACCGTCGCCGCCATCCCGTTCCTCTCGCGAAGCAATGGCCGCTGCCGCGCCCAGGTCGTCGGCCGGCAAAAGGCCCCCTGCACCGGGACCCGATGTTGCGGGCAAAAGGGAAGAGGGGCGGCGCAAGGGCGGCGCACGGTCGTAAAGCGCGACGACTCGCTGGGCGGCACGACCCAAGCGGCGCGCGTAATTGGCCACATACCGATCCAGTCGGTCGCGATAAGCGTCCACGTCATCTTCCCTGTTTGCAAACGCGGATCGCATCGCATTTCGATGGTCGATATTGCCCCTGTGGTACGCATACAGGCGTATGGCCTGATCGGCAGTGTCCTGGGCGCGCTGGCGCTCGGTCGCACGCCACAGGCGGTCCGCTTCGGCCGGCGACGCTTCGGCCGGCGACAGTCCGCCGGCGCCCAGGGCAAACTCCTGCCCGGTGTGGCTCATATACGCCCGGGGCTGACGCGCTGCGTTGTAGGGCAGAATTTGCGCGCGCTCGTCGGGACTGTAGCCCGCGGCGAGCAGGGGCACGAGCGCCGCCTCGAGGTCGCCATACAGGTCATAGTCCTCGTCGGCCCGAAAGACGGAACCTTGCTCCAGGGTGACGCGCGCCACCGACAGAGGATTGGCGTCGAGCGGATGCAGCCGCCGCGAGCGGCCGAACCGGCGGAGGAGGACGCGCGCGGTGCCCGGCGCGTCAATGCGCCTCGCGCTGCCGTCCGGCTGCCGGTAGTCGACCGTAATGAGGCGACCGAGGGCCTCGTTGAGCAGGGCCTCGCGCGTGGGCCACGGCTGCGCGCCCGCGTCGATCAGGGCCTCGACCGAGCGCGGCGCGCCGCTCCGCACCGCTATGCCCAGCAGCGTGTTGCGCAGGGGCTGGCGCGTGACCACCCGCGGGAGATCGTCCAGCCGGGCGGCGCGATCGCCCGGTTCTTCGCTCAACTCGAGCACGTGCACGACCCGCCCGCGCACCTCTGGATCGTCCACGATGTACGAGCCACCGCCATCGACCAGGTCGTTGACGTCGACACGACCTTGCGCGAGAATGCGCCTGATGGCGGCGTCGTCTTGATCGATGATGGCTTCGATGAGCGCGTCGGTATCGGCCTCGCGTCCCGGCACGCAGCCGTCGCTCGTGCTCTGGCCGATCGCTCGGATCTGCTCTTGGGGTGGAAACAGCGGCGCCGCTGCCAAGTCTCTCGGCACCCGTGCGCTGGGTGTCGGCCCTCGCCTGGCGAGGGGCGGTGCGCCTCGCATGCGGCCGCCTCTCGCCAGGCGAGGCGGCAGCGCTTGCTGCGCCGCGACCGCGCCCATCGGGGCCGTTATAGGGGCGAACGGGCGTTGGAGGGTGCCCGTGACCGGCCTCGGCGCAAGCCTCGGCGACGGCGCCGGAAAGAGGGAGCGCCCGCCGGGCACCGCCTCCCGTCGCACACTGCTGCGCGTGACCGCAGCGATCCGCGGCGCAAAAGGCGCCGGCGGTGGGCCGCGCTGCATTTGTGCCAAGCCCGCGCCCGTCGCAGCGACAGGCGGAGCGATCGGCGCCGCAACAGACGGCGCAGCCCGCGCGAACCGCATGCCCGGCTGCGCGGGCGCAAAGCGCGGCACGTTGGGTTGCGCGGTGCCCGGCACACTGGATCGCGCAAATCGAGCAGACGCCGGCGGCCTCCTCGTCAAGGACGGAAATAGTTGGCGGTCGGGTTCCATGCCTCGCGTCTCGGTTGTCTTGTGGCGCCGCGATAATGATCCGCCCGCGCGCTGAGGGTACGCTCAACAGACCCCGACGCCCCTCACGACATGGCACTCTGCCAAAACAGACGCAGACAACGAGACACCAGATCGTCCTGCTCTCCTTTGCCCTTTTTTTCGCGCGCGATGTGCGCCGATAGTGCAAGGACGACACAGATCACGGCCGGAGACGCCAGGGAAAGAAAGGATGATTTTGTGAGCGGGTCCGCGGCGTTGACCAGGTCAAGGGACCCGATTAGAGAGAGAGAGAGAGAGAGAGAGAGAGAAGAAAATGAAACAGGCGGCGACCTGCTCCCTCTGGCCGCCATCAGACGCAGCGGCACAACCCAACGCTGGCTTCCGCCCAGTCGACCAAGGACCCCAGCCGATCATTTCACTACGGTTTCGTGGTCGGATCGCATGGAATCCATGCCGACACCCAAAGCGTGACAAAAAAGGGAGAAAAATCTTGGCAACGATGTGAGGCTCGCGTGAATCGAATTCGATTCGTGCATTCTGACTCAGAAATGCAGGCTCGAACGACTGGTTTTATGTGACCACCCTCCCGTTTTCGGTGTTGATTCTGTGTGGTTTATTGATAGACGGTTGGATTTTCCCACCGGCACCGACCACCAGCCGCAGTCAACCGACCATCAGTCGCGGAAAGAGCAAGTAGTCAGTTGGCCGAGTGTCGCCCACGAGAAAGCCGTTGGCGTGGTGACTTTTTGCTGCTGCATTTTTTTCGAAAATCAAACCCATTGGTCCTATACATTCAAGGTCCTACTTTGCCAATCGGACCCGAACACACATTTTTCCGAAACACGCAACCGTCGGTTGTTGACGGCTCCCCAAGGGATATGGGCGGTTCGCAAGCGCGTCCCGCTTAATGCTGTGCCAACGGTGCGTTCTTCCAAATTCCTACCAACAGAAATTCAGAAAACACGATCTAAGGATTTGGATTGGATGAAAACTGGAAGAACGGGCCGTTAACCAGCACTAGTCCGCTGCGCGACGGCGGCCTCGGCCAATTCGGCGCACAGCGGGCCGCGGTCGATGAAGCGCCGCGGATCGACGCCGAGGATGCGCGCGACGCGGGCCAGCCGCGCGCGGTCGGCCGCCGGGGCGTCGGCGGCGCAGCCCCGCGCCGCGACATAGGGCGCGACAAAGGCGTCGAATTCGGGCGTCGTCTCGCCCGTGCCCAGCGGGCCGTCGTAGGCCCTGGCCGCGGCGGCCTCGGCCTCGGGATCGCCGGCCAGGGCCTGCTCGATGCGCGCCACGTTGTACTCGGGCACGCGGGCGTCGACGGCGGCCATCACGTCGACCGGGTCAAAGGCGCCCGCATAGTAGGGCGCGCCCACGCTGGCGTCGTCGGGCAGCACGTTGGCCAGGTTGGCATAGATCTGGGGGCCGCGCCGCATGGCGCCCAGCGCCCCGGTGGGCGGTGCGGCGACGACGCGCGTGAGACCCACGAGGTCGGGCCGGCCCTGGCGCACGGACCTGGTCACGTCCTCCAGCAACCGCACCCACGGTTCCTCATCCTGTGGCATGGGCGGCAACGGCTCGCTGATGTTTGGATTGACCTCGAGCGGGTAGATGCCCTCTGTGCGCTGACGCTGCTGTTGGCCGTCGATGTCCCTGCCGCCGACGGACGCGATCACGCGGCCGTTTTGCACGACCGCGCCATAGTCGCGCACGTCGGGCTCGGCGGCGCGCGCCACGACAATGACAAACGGCGCCTGTGGCACCGACAGGCCCGGCCCCACGGCCGGCCACACTCGGCGGTATAGATCAACGGTGCGCGGGCCGGCGAGCACGGGTTCGGCGGGCACGGCGAGGTCGCCCAAGAGGCGCCCCTCGGCGGCGGCCTGCACGATGGCGTCGGGGACGACCTCGCGCGTCGATTCGGCCGCCGTGAGGCCTATGTCGAGCCCGACGCGCTCCTCGTTGGTCGTGTAGAGGTTCAAGAACTGCGCCACGGGGTCCGACGGCGGATAGTGCAGGATGCGCCGTATGGCCTGCTCGGCGCGGGCCAATACGACGAGCGGCGTGGGTGGCCACGAGGGCAGCGCGCTCGGTTCGCCGGTGCCCAGCGGATCGGCGAGCGGCCCGATCCAGGCGCCGCTGTTGGCGTCTGAAAGCGCCGTCGCCAGCCACTGTAGATAGGGGCGGTAGACGCTGAGCATGTCGGCGACGGGCGCCGGCGGCTCGCCGGTGCGCGACAGCAGGGCCTCTTGCGAGAGCGCGCGCAGCAGCGCCGCGGCACGCGGGTCGGCGAGGATTTGGCCGCGCGCTCCGTCGGCGGCGATCGTCTCGAGAAAGCCCAGCAGCGCCTGCGGTCGATCGAGCCCCATCGTCGAGGCCCACGCCTGCACGTCGTCCCATGTCATTGCGCCCCTGCCGCCTTGTGCCGCTGTACGCGCGCTTTGCGTCGCCATCGCGCTGCGCAGTCGATACCCCGTTTGTTTCTCTTTTTCTTTTTTCCCGCGTAGTTTCCTTTTCCCCCACGGTACTTTTGTTCCTTTTTTGGAAAATAAAGAGAAGACGGTTCGGGAGGTGGGCGTTGAGAGTCTGACGCGGCGGTCTTGGTGTATCGATCGTGTGGGCGTGTGTGTGTGCGCGATGCTTGTCTCGATGCGGGCCATAAACAGGGCCACGCTCGGCGTCGATCGACCACCGCACCGGGAGGCGACCAACTCGCGTGGCGACCCATTTTTGGGTGCTGACGGTCCTTGTGGTTTGCAGTACGTCCACAGTACGCCGCCGTCTCACGCGCGCTCTGCGAGAAAAGGCGCGCGAAAAAATTCTGCCGGATTGTTGAGCGCACGCGACAGAGCGCGAGCACGCACACGACAACAAACCGTCGCGCAGCGCTTGTGCGTGTGTATATGTGTCGCCGGCGGTGGTGGCGGCGACTACGCCGTTGATCGGTTCCGGCGAGTTTCGCGCGTGCATTTTAGAAGGAGGAGTGGCGCCCGCCGCCGTGCGATCTCAGTGCCGACGGCATGGGCACCTCTTTTTCTTTTTTTAGGGAGAGGGCGGAGGGAGGACGGTGGAATTTGGACTCTGGCAGTCCTCTTTTTTTCAAAACAAAATCTTTTCCTTGGCCATCAACGTGGCGTGCTGCGCGCCTCGGATACGATACTGCAATAAAAACACAAAAAAAAAGAGATTGTGCGTCTGCTTTCGCTATGCGGGTGTGCATGCATGCGTTGTCTTTTTTTTTTCGCGCTGTGCACATGCAGAGGACGAGACAACGAAAAGAAGAGGAGGGGGACGGCAAAAAACGCGGACATGGCGGATCAGGCGGGACGACGCGATTCGACAGCGGCAGCCAGTTCGGCGCACAGGGCGGCGTCGCCAAAGGGTTCCGGATCGATGCCGAGCGCATGCGCGGCGCTCTCCAGGATGGCGCGGCGATCGGGCACGGGGTCGGCGGAACAGGCCCTCGCTGCCACATAAGGCGTAGCAAATGCGGCGACCTCGGCGGGCATCTGTTGGAGGTCGATGCGGCCGCGGTAGGCCCGTGCCGCGAGTGTCCGCAGGCCCACATCACCGGCTGCCGCGTCACCGGCCTCTCGGAGACGCTGCGCGGTGGCGTTGGGTACACGCGCCTCAACGGCAGCCAGCACGTCGATGGGGTGGTAGATGCCGGCGTAGCGACGCATGGCCGGATCGGCGCGCGGCACGCCACCACTACCGGCAAAGCGCACGTCTCCGGGGCGAATGAGCACCGCCATATCTTTTGACAATGCGACGGTACCGAGAGGCGCGGGATAGAGGCCCACCTCCTCGGCGCGGCCTGCGTGCACCGCATCGAGCATGTCGTTGAGGAGCGCGCGCCAGGCCGGTCTGGGAGTCGGCGGCGGCAACGTCCACATGCTGCGCACGGCCCCCATCATGCTCGTTGGCGTTGGCAAGTCAAATGCCTGGACAGGTTCGTTGTCGTCTCTGGCGCCGGCGGCCTCGTCAGAAGGGGGCCGCTCGACGCTGGCCACGATGCGCCCATTGCGGGCGATCGCGGCCTGTTCTCGGCCCGGTTCTGTGATGACGACGACCAGAAAGGGCGTGTGCAGCGCATAAAGGTTGGGTTGGAGGCCGGGGAATCGGTGCAGCGCAGAGTCGAAAGCGCGCGGCCCCGAGAGGACGGGACCAGGCGCCACGCTCCTCCCGTATAGCAGGGAACCCACCCCATGCGCAAACTGCATGGCGGCAAACATGTCCTCGACGCCGAGGAGAAATCCCACCTCGTCGGGCGGGCGAGACCCTTGGACAAAGGCGCGCGTGTCCTCGCCGGGCGGGTAGTGGAGCAACTCGCGCAGCGTCTGGTCGACATAGTCGGTCGTCGTGATCTTTGACGGCGGCCAAAAGGGCGTGAGCGTGCCGTCGGGGTAGCGGTAGAGCGGGTCAAAGAGCGGGTCCACCCAGTCGCCTTGGGGCGCCGGCCCGCCGGGCACAAGCCGCGGCACCGGCACGCCAGCATATTGTTCCGGAAGAAGTCGGGCCAACTGGGGGAGGATTTGGGCATAGGCAAATTGGAGGCTGCGCGGGTCTAACAGATGTCTTTCTGGCGCGCTGTAATAGTAGTGATCGCTCAGCAACCGTATCAAGGCGCGCTCGTAGGGTCCCTCTGTGCGCGCCCCTGTAGCCAGTTGGCGTATAAACTGGTGAAGAGCGCCGGGCGTGACGAGTCCGTTGGCCGACGCCCAGAGGCGCACCTCCTCCTCGGACAACGGTTCGCCTCCTGCCGGAAGAGACACGCCCTCGCCCGTCATCGATTGCCGTCCTTGCATTTTTTTCTTTCTTTCTCGCTCGGTCGCTTGGTCGCTCGCTCACTTGCGCGCGCGCGCTCTCTCTCTCTCTCGCCGCGCCCTAGTGTGCCGATCCCGATTGTCGCGAAAAATCGGCCAATGCAAAAAAAGGGCAGTCGACGGCGCTCGCCCCGTTGTTGTTGCCCTGCTGCGGGAGCCTTTTCTTTTGCGCGCCAGGCGAGTTTGTCTCTGGCGCCCTGTGTTGCCGGATGGCACAAGCCCCCACAAACCGTCCACCGACAGAGACCCGCCAAGATTCGTCTTTGTGTTATAATAATAAAAGATCTACAAAAAATGCTTGGCTGCGCACGAGAGAATAAATAGGACAGCCAAGGCCCGTTTTTTATCTTTCTTTTTTTTTTTCTGTCGGCTTGCGCCACAGCAAAAAAAAATGGCATGATGCCCGCTTGGCCGGCAGAAGGGATCAGTCGCCGCGTAACCGCGGGATGACACAGACGAGCGCGCCGTCGACGACGCCCTGGGCGCCGATGGGCCGGTGGTCGACGATGGTCCTGCCGCCGACCAGGAGCCGCATGTCCCTGCGTGCGTCGCCAATGACCTCGTGCACGACGGCCCTCAACAGGACGCCGGGCCAGTCGACCTGGGCGCGTATGCGGAGGCTCGTGGGTCCGCGCACGCCGTCGAGGACGATGCGCAGCGGTACGTCGATCCAAGGGGACGCCGCCGGCACCATGCACAGGTCGCGCTCGATCGGCCTCGGGTCGGACCGTGGCACGGCGTCGCAGTACGGGCAACGATCAAGTTGTGCAGCACAGTCCATGCACGTGGCCGGCACCGTGCAGCGGCAGTCGACAAGGGCGTCGGCCTCGGCGTCCATGCATACAGCGCATTCGGCCAGGGGGGCATTGCGCCAACGCACGCCCTTGTCGGCGACGCCCGACACCGACAGGCAAAGCCAGCGCGCGTCTCTTTCTCTGTCCTCGTCCGCGGCGACGCGAGATAGAGCGAGGCCATAGTGGACGCCGTCAAAGCGTGCCAACACGGCAGCGGCCCGTCGCCCGCCAACGTCCACGAGGACAATGTCGCCGAGCCCGGCCGCCGGTTTCGTGGCGGGGTTGAGGCCACCATGCAGATGATCCGTGTCGATTGTTTGAGCCACCGTCGTGTCGAGATGACCGTCGGCACCGCCTTGCAGCGCGTCGCCATCGATGGCGGCAAAGAGGTCTCGCGGCGGAGCGGACGCGACCCCACATGGAGCGGACGCGACCCCACATTGAGCCGTCACATCTGCGCGCCGTGCAGACGCTCCGGTGGTCGCAGGCGGGAGCAGTACGGGTGCCCGGTCAACGTCGGGCGAGTCGGGCCGGGGAGACGGCGCGTCTTGCGCGAGATCAAAGAGCGCCGCTCGCAGCGGCGAAATGTCCCAACAGGGCGGCGGTGCCCTCGCGCGATTCCGACCCAGAGGCGAAAAGAGAGCGGCGCCAAAGAGCGTGTCGGGCAGGGGCCGACCGTCCCCGTGAACGGCATCGTCGGGGAAGCGCGGAAGCGAGAGGCGAAAGGCGTCCCAGTCAAAGAGGGAAGCAGACGGCGCCGAGGGGAGTGGATCGGCGGCGGGCGGCGGCTCGAAAAGCCTTGGCAGCGTCGGGGGTCCTGGATGCGTCACGCCACTAGGACCCAGAGGCGGGCTGTCGTCGGCGACAGTCGCGTCATGTCGTCGTCGTCTCTTGCGCGACACGTCGCGTCGGCGCCGTCGTCGGCGGCGCACGAGATGGACACTGTCGTCGCTCGTGTCTTGTTGAGCGGCATCGTCCTCGTCCTCGTCATCGCCGTGGCGCCCTGCTCGATCGACGCCCGCGTTGGGGTTGGGCGCGCCGCTGCCATTACTGCGGTCACTATTGTTGTCGTTGCCATTGTCGTTGCGGTCGCCGGCACCAATAGCAGCAGTCTGGCGGTCCCCTGGGCACAGGGGATAGGGCGCGTGGCCGATGTCGCCGACCATGGCACCGGCATGGGCGCGTAGGCATGTCGATGAAGAAGCCATCAAATTGCCGCTGTCATTGTCGTCATCGTCGGTGAGGTCGACGACGATCAACTCGCCCCTCGCTTTGTCGTCTTTTCTATTGTTGCCGTCGTTGCAACGGTCTTGGTGATCGTCAGGGTGGTCGTCTTTGGTGAGGTCGATGCACGCCACCACGGGACCGCACCGACGGCCGGTTGGCGTGGAAGGCGCCGCGAGACACGCACGACGCAAGAGGTGGGCGGCGCGGCGCGTGCTCTCGAGCCACTCACCGATGCACTGGTCGACGGTCGACGGCGCCACCGCCCACCCGTCGTCCATTTTTTTTCGGTTAGCCTTTTCTTTTTTACCTCTTTTTTTCCGCTGTATGGGGATTTTTTTCGATGGACAGGTATCGGATTTGTCCCTGCTCTTTTTTTCCCCGAGGCGGACGTGGGGTCTTGGTGCAAAAGGGCGCCTATGTGTCTGTCTGGTGCGTGGCCGTGGCGCGCTGTCGTCGCGCCCACGCAGCGGACAAAAGAAAACAAGCAATCAATGACAGCGCGAGGGGCCACCCAATCGCAAAAACCCATCGCCAAAAAAGAATTGTCGACAAGAGATGCTCGTCCGTGCGTGCGACGCGCCAAAGAAAAAAAAGGGGGGTACGGCGAGGTCGTGCCGAGGGGGCACGCGGGGGCGGGGCTCATCGGGTCGTGCGCCCGAGCGACAAAGGGGACGCGACGCAGAGTAATAAAAAAAAAGACCAGAGCACGGCGGGGGGTTGCGCAAGCGCACCAAGGAAAAGGGGGAAAAGTCGTCTTTGATCACCGAGGAAAAAAAGAGAGAAAAGAAAGAGAGATCCCCAACGACAACAAGACAGGGAAAAGGGCAAAAAAAAAGAGAAAGAAAAAAGATCCGAGGCAAGAAAAAAAAGGTTATGAACAGTGCGAGCGCCGACAGCATCACAGTGCGGCTGCCGCGACCGCCCGCGCGCAAGGGCGCGACGACGCGCAAGGCGTCCGCCGCACGGCGCCCCGCACGGATCAACCTGATCGGGGACGACAATGTCTGCACGCGGCCTTGCGCCGAGACGCGCCCGACGCCGCTCAAGAGGGCCGACGCCGTGGCCGCATTGTGGATACCCGAAACCGTCCGCACGGCACGTGACGACCACGTTAACATGCACGAGAGTGACCACGAGGGCGCCGCAAGAGACGCGCACGACAAGTCGCCGCTTCTCAACGACAGCGGCGGCGATCTCTGGCCTAGAAATCGCACAAGAGGCGAGCGCGATGGCAGGCATGCCGGCGCAGGGCAAGGAGTCAATCTTGGCGAGCGTGCGCGACAGACCGCCGCCCCCTCGCACAACGGCGCGGTCGCCAATGCCGAAAAGAATGCAGACGAAAGCGGCGACGACGAAAAAGAGATTGGCGCTGCCAACGGGCGCGACCACGCGGCCGGCGTGAATGTTGGCGCTGTCCTCGGTGCTGTCGACCGTGTCGTCGTCGATGCAGTCAACGACGATGTGGACAACACTGACGAGGGCGACAGCAGCGGTAGCGAGGACGACGATGGCAATAGTGTCCACAGCGACAGCAGGAGCAGTAGTGACGACGGTAATGGCGATCATGATCATGATGGCGACGACGACGACGATGATCGTGATATCGACGACGAGGGTGACCGCCCTAGTCCCATTCCCGACGGCAATGACGGCGGCATCGACCATCGCCGACACAACAAGGACGCCAGAGAGAGCGAGGACGATGACGAACCAGATGGCGCCTACACGTGTGACAAGAGCGATGACGAGAGCGAGGGCGAGAGCGATGAGCAATATGATGCCAGTGACGACGGCAGTGACGACGATGGCGACGACGAGGCCAGCGACAGCACCGTCGCCCTCTGGCGACAGAGATCGCAGCGACGGGCGCGCGAGGCAGGCGCCGGCACGGACGCGACGGTCGACGATGGAATTTGGAGGCGTGCGCGCGTGCCGCCCTCGCAATGTGTGCCCCTCGACGAGCGCCTGGTCGACGAGGCGCGGCGCGGAACGCTCACCGTCGAGGCCCTCGGCGCTGTCGATCCGACGGTGGCGCTCCGTCTGGCGACTGTCGACGCCGCGCGACCGATCGTCGAGCGTTGGTGGGGCCACCCCGTGCGCGGTCTGCCCATGGTGGCCGGCCCCGATCCCGCCGCGCCCTACTCCCTGCTGCCGCATCAGGTACACGCCGTGCGGTGGATGCGCGCGCGCGAGGCCCTCAGCCCCGGCCGCATCTATGGCGTCGCGGGCGGCATCCTGTCGCTGCGCATGGGCATGGGCAAGACCCTGACGGCGCTCGCCCACATCCTGTCGGCGCCGCGCGGCCAGATGCCCACGCTCGTCCTCTGCTCGGCGCGCGTGCTCCAAGAGTGGCACGCCAGCGGCGTGGCCAAGTTTTTCGGCGCCGTCGACGCCGACGGGGCGCCGCTGGTGCGCACCCTCTACTTTCACCGCGACTACATGACGGCCGCCGCCATGCGCGCCGTCGACCGACGCGCGCTGGGCGCCTACGACATTGTGCTCACCACCTACGACATGTGTCTGGCCGAGTGCCGCCGCGGCCACTATGACGAGGACTGCCTGGAGCGCGGTCCCAAGGGCCGCGTGACGGCGGTGCACGCACGCGCCCGATCGAGGGCCGACCGGCCCGACCTCGTCGGCGGCGCCGTCCTCTACGGCACCTTGTGGGAGCGCGTCGTGTGCGACGAGTCGCAGCGGTTTGCCAACCCGACGACGAGCATCTACCGCGCGGTGATGGCCCTCTACGGGCGCTACAAGTGGTGCCTCACGGGCACGCCCATCCGCAACAGTCACACGGACATCTGGGCGCAGATGCGCTTCCTGGGCTACACGGGCATCGCGTCGCGCGCCGTGTGGAAGCGCGACGGCCCCACCTTTTACACGCGCCACCGCCTCGCCGAGGCCGTGCTGGTCATGGGCTATGACGATCACGATGACGCCGACGACGCCAGCACCGGCAACTGCGGTGGTGACGATGGTGGCCGCGATGGTCGAGCGTCGCCCATGTCATCGACCCCTCGGATAGACCAGACGCGCCCGCCACACACGTCCGACAGACGACGACCTGATGGATCGCCGCCGGGACCGACGGGCACAGCCGCGACTACGTCGGGCTCGACGGCCGTCGCCACGATCCGGTTGCCGCCCATCCGTCACCGCGAGGTCATCGTCACACTGAGCGCACCCGAGCGCCAGACCTACGACGCCGTGCTCGCGCTGGCGCGCTCGGCGCTGGACGACATGCGCGCGCAGACGAGCAACTTTGCCTGCGTGCTGTCCATGTTTACGCGCCTGCGACAGGTGGCCGTCGCCGCCCACGTCATGACCCTCGGCGACGGGACGTCGACGCGCGACGAGATCATGCGCGCGCTCAGGCGCGCCGACGAGTCGCTCGCCGCCACGGGCAGTGTAGTGCCGCGCGAGGACCCAGGAGCGCACGCAACGAGCATGACGCCCGGAGCCACCGTCGCCATGGACACGGCACCGTCGCCTCCTGCACCCGCTCACAAGCCGCCCGCGCCCACTATACCGGCGACCCCCCGCGGCGACCATCGGCCGCCGCCGACCACAACGGCGGGAACTGATCATACCGCCACGGGGCGTACGGTCACAACAACGACCAAGACCGTCGTGAGAGGGCACCAGCGCACGACCATGACCACTACGGTCACCTCGGTGCCGACGCCTGGGACGCGCGTCGCGCCCTGGCCACGGACGGACGCGGCTGACAGCGATCCCGACACGCTGCGCGTGTTTACGCAGCGGCAACGGCGGCGGCTCCCGGCCTCGATGCAAACATCCGCGACGCAGTCAGAGATGCCAGCCGCGCACGCGACGATCGAGATCGTCGACGACCCCGAGACCGACGCCGACCGGGCGGCCGACGACGCGCGCGAGTCTGGCATGGGCCTGGCCATGTGGTGCCTCGACCGGCGGTCGCGCGCCGGCATCGGCAGCGCCAAGATGCGCGCCATCACGCGCATCCTCGGCCAGGTGCCCCACGACGAAAAGGCCCTGGTCTTTTCCTCCTTTGCCGCGTGCCTGGACCTTGTCGCCGACGCCGTGTCCGCGCGCCTGCCGACCATGGGGGTCGTGCAGATCGACGGCGACACGCCCAAGCGCGACCGCGACGAGCGCCTCCGGGCCTTTCGCGCCGCCGGCGGGCCGCGCGTGCTGTTGATGACCTACAAGGTGGGCGCCGAGGGCCTCAACCTGGCCGAGGCCAACCACTGCGTGTGCGTCGAGCCCTGGTGGACCAAGGCCGTGCACGAGCAGGCCTACTCGCGCTGCTGGCGCGTGGGCCAGAGGCGGCCCGTGACGGTCTACAACATCATCGCGGCGGGCACCATGGAACAGCGCGTCGTACAAGTGGCGCGCGACAAGAGCGCCACGGCCGCCGCCTACATGGCCTCGTCGGCGTCGTCGCGCGACGCGGCCGCCGCTGCCAGCCGACGCACGGGCGGCGAGACCGCGCTCGACCTGGCCACCCTGTCGCGCATCATCGGCTAGGACCCGCGCGCCACCTCCTCCTACCCCTCCCCCCCAAAATCCGGGCCGTTGGCGGTCGAAAAAGAAAAAGGCATCCAAACAGTCGAAAAGAATGAAAGAAAAAAGATGGAAAAGGGCCGCGTCTGCCATTGGCTTTATTTTCACGCTCGCTCCCGTGGTGTCTCTGGAAAAAAAATGGTTGCCCCATTTCGCTACCCACCGCAAGCATAACCGACCCGAGGAAGAGCAACAAGAAAAAAGCGCCCACCTCGCCTCCTTTGAGAGACGCCGGAATCGTGCTTGCGGGTATTAACCGGTCCTATTTCGACCAACTGGCTACTCGGTTTTCGGCGAGTGGTCGGTCAACTGCGACTTGGTCGGCACCGGCGCGAATCGAACCGTCGGTCCATAAACAGCAAAAAATTAAATATAAAATGAACATGGTCGGATAAAACCAGTTCTTCAAACTCGCGCTCGCTGTTGAGCCGGAATGAACAAAATCGAGTTTGGTCTGCGCACGTCTCTTGGTCCTTGTCGGGATTTTTCTTGCTTTTTTTTTGCTATGATCCATTCAGTCGACAGTAATTTCATGAAAAAATGCACAACCAATAGGAAATGAAAAGAACATCGCATGCCGGCCGCCGTGGGCAACGTGGCTCGTCGACTGATCGACGGTGCAGCCGCCGCCGTGCGAGTGGGCGACGCGCCGCAGCGGCACAAACGCTGGCCGCCTCTCGGGTCTCTTGTTGCCACCGTCGCGGCTGTTGTGCGCGCCGCTTGGCTATTGTCCTCGTGTCGCGGTGTCGCCATCGCAAGGGCCAAAGCAACGTGGAAACGCCAAGGCGAGATGGAAGATCACCCTAGAGACGGCAAGCAGAATCAGCGCAGACGCCGGGGACGGCGCCACCACAAGAAGCGCCCCGTCGCCAAGCACGATGGGTGCCTTGTTGATCGCCTCGTCGTGTGCTGCGCTGCGTCTGCGCCGCCACGCGGATCGCCAAAGCAGGGCATCGGCTTTGACGATCTGCCCGGCGAGTTGGTGGCCGCCATCCTGGCGCCTCTGCCATGCATCGATCTGTGTCGCAACGTGGCGCGTGTGTGCAGGCGATGGCGCTCAGTCATCTACGACGCGGCGGCCATCGGGAAACCGCTGTGCACAAGTGCCGCCGCGCGCGAGGCCTTTCTCCAAGGGCCGCTGATGGCCGAGCAGGTCGGCTACTTGGGGCGTCTCCTCGAAGAGAGTCTCCGGGAGACGCGACGCAGAAAGCCGCGGGCCGTCCTGGTGCGCATGCTAGCGGCCAACAGCGGCCACGTCGACTGCATGGCGCGCTTGACTGCCCACCCGTGGTACGACGGTGCGTGCCTAGTGCCAGCGGCCGCTCGCGGCCACCTCGACATACTCGTGTACGCGCACGAAAACGGCTGCCCGTGGCACTATGGTGTGTGTACTGCCGCCGAGACTTATGGTCGCATTGACTGCCTGCGCTACGCCCACGGTGCCGGCTGTTACTGGAGGGGAGAATGCGACGAGGCGGCTGAAAACGGACACACGGACGTGCTGCGCTACGCCAAGGAGAATGGCCTCGGCGACGACGGCGAACTCGCGTGCCGCCTTGCCGCCGCTGGTGGGCATGTCGACACTCTGCGCTACGCGTGCGAGAACGGATGGCCGACGTGTGCCATCACCTCGTGGAACGCCGCGGAGCACGGCCATCTCAATGTGCTCAAGTACGTGCACGAGAGTGGCGGAGAGTGGGACACTTGGACAACGTGGAGCGCCTTGTCGGGTGGCTATATCGACTGCCTGGAATATCTGCTCAAGAATGGATGTCCCGGGTTCGACGATGCCTGCACCTGGGCCGCCGAAAAAGGGCAACTGCGGGCGCTCCAGTGGCTGCGCGCGCAAGGATGCCCGTGGTCCGAGGAGACGGCCGCGGCAGCGGCCCGAGGCGGGCATCTCGACGTGCTCGACTGGCTCTGTCGCCACGGGTGTCCATGGGACAGACAGACAGTGAAAGGCGCGGCTCGTTACGGTCGCTCGGACTGTCTCGCCTACGCCATCAAAGGCGGCTGTCCATTTGATGACGGTGACGACCTGCTTAATGATGCCACGGCCGGCGACGGCTCATCGGCTGGCTGACTCGGCGCGATTTTTGGACCAGCCGGCTAGGCCGCGGCCAACCTGGCCTCCGCCGGAAATCAAACCCCCGACATCGCTTCCTAAATCGCGAATAAATAGTATACAAAATGTGCTTGGAAGGCCACGAGGCCCAACCCGAATACTGCTCGTCTCGAACCTTGTGTGCGATCGAGCGCTTGCGGGCGGTGCTTGCCAACGGCCAAAACTCTCGTCTAGGTTATCCGTTCGGTTTTGATATATCGCTCGTGTTTGATTGCTTGTTGGGCCGTTTAACCCAGGGATTCAGTCATCAGCAAACACCACCCACACAGAAAAAAGAAGCCGCCTTTCCGTGACGTGCTCTTTTTTTTCTTTTTTTTTTGCCTTCTTTTTAAATGAAAAACAACGTCCAACCGTCAAAGCACAAGAAAAACAGAGTGAAAGAGCACGCCCAAAAGCCGCAAAGAAAAGGAGAAAAGGAGGAGAGGGGGAAAAAGACCTCGGCGCCGTGATTCTGGCGGCAGCGGCAGCGGCGTCAGAGATCGCGCGCGGCGAGCATGGTCCCGAGAGCGGCGCCGACGCTCTCCTGGTCCGGTCGCGCCACCGCGCGATCGACGGCGGTGGGCAAGAGGCGCAGCGGGCACCGCGCTTCGTCGTCTGCCACGACGGCGCCCATGGCCGCGTACAAGAGCGCGCACACCAACGACGGCCAAGGGCGTCTGGCGCGCCGCCCGTAGATGATTTCGAGCGCGGCCGCTGCCGGCCCGAGGTGCCGCGCGCCACCCGATGCGCCAAACTCGAAAAGCATGCCGGCGGCGCGCGCCACCGGGACCCGTTGCATCGCCTGCATATCTTTGCTCTGCCTGTCGCCATCTTTCGAGTCGCCATGGGCGTCTGTGCGGCGACAGACTCTGGTGGGATTCTGTGCGGCGTCGCGAGCCTTGTTGTTGTCGATGGCGCCGTCGATGGCACCGTCAATGTCTGGCACGCCGTCGCGAGAGCCGCCCAATGGCAGATGGTCACGTCTAAAAGGCGAAAAAGATAGATGCCCGCCTCCGACGTCGGCCACCGGCGCCGATGGCCCTCCTTCTTTGGGCAGGTCTTCATTGGCGTCTGGGTCGGGACGCGCGACCAGAGAGGCGACTATCGTGCCGGTGGGCGTGGTGAGCGTCGCCTTCCAGGCCTCGTCCCGGCGGTCGCCGCAGCGCGACACGACGACGACATAGCGGTGGGCGTCGAGACCGCCGTCTTGGGCGACGGCCCGCGCCAGCGCGTCCCACGATGCGGCCGCGAGCCCATAGGCACGCTCGGGTCCGTACGGGCTGCTGAACCGCGCCCCGCTGCCGTGCCGGCGCGCGGCCCCCTCGAATCCCTCGGCGGCGCACAGGTAGACCGCAAACGGCGTCGGGGGCCATGGGATGCGCGCCACCGTGCCGGGACGTGCATCCTCGATGGCCTGCAGGGCGGTCCAAAACGGCACGTAGAGGGAGACGAGCAGCGCCGGCTGAACCCAGCCGGCGCCCGGCGGCGCGAGGTTGGCGCCCTCGGTGAGCGCGCGCAAAAAGGCGCGATCGCGCGACGACGTCGGGCCGCCGCGCGCGGCGCACTCGGCCAGGTGCGAGGCCGCCAACGTCAGCGCCGGCGATCGTGCCGTCGATCCGTCGCTGTCGTCGGCCATCGCCCTGGAGAAGGTCTATTTTCCATGGGGGGACGACGCTCGCCGTTGTCGCAAGAGATCTCGGCGTACGCCCGTGCCGGCTCCCTGCACGGGCGCATCCTTTTTTTGGGGGAGGGGGACGCGCCTCACTCGGCGATCCCAGGCCGTGTACGCTCCCTGTCGACGAGTCTTTTTTTTTGTATCGCGCGCATGGTATTTTTTCTAGTATGTTGTTTACAAAATTTTCGACAGCACCGCCCGTGCATGCGCGCCCGATCGGAAAGGGCATGTACGGGGTTCTTCGGGGAGGAGGCCGCGCGACGGTCAGAGCAACGGCCTCGCCGGGACCATGGCGGCGGTCCGAATCTGGGTCGCAGCGCGAGACCGGCCCTCTATCGGTCGAAACTCGACGGCGGCAAAGCACGGCCCCGTACAGCAAAGGAGAGGCGCTTTCTTCTCCTTCCTGCTCATCGTCGCGCACCCGTTCCTTTCGACTTGCGTCCCGTTGTTCGCTACCGTCCCCGCCCCCAACAGGAAGAGAAAAAAATAGCCACGCACCGCGATGATGGCCACCTACTATGCCGACCCGCTCGCCTACGCGCGCCCCATTCCGCTGGTGCAGGCGCCGACCGTGCACACCGTGCCGCCGGTCGCGACCGCGTTGGGGGCGCCCCTAGGCGCCTCGCCGGGCAGGAACGACGACGATGTGCAATTTGATTGCACGGTGAGCGCCGACGCGCACGGCGGCTTTGTCGCGGCGTGCGTGCCGCGCCTCCCCGCCACCTCGACCTATGCGCCGCGCACTGGGCGCGCCCTCTGCGTCGTCGATCCCGACCGCGACGGGTTTGAGATGGACTGCAACTTTGAATGAGAAGAAAAGGCATGCGCCGACCATCTCAAAAAAAGGGCTGCCGTCGAAAAAAACAATTGTAAAAAAGAAGGGCGTAGCCTCGTCGTTGCCCACTGGCGTGATCATACCCTTTTTACCCCTTTTTATCGGTTTTTATGATTGCCTATTCTTTTGCGTCTGGACCAGGGCCGGCGTCGGCGCGGATCAGAGAATCACGGCCACCGGCGTCCTTGTCCTCGGCGGCAAAGTCGACCGTCACAGGATCGCCTCCGACAATGTCCACGCGGAAACGGAGGGCGCTCTGAGCGAGCATGCCGGTGATCATGTGGGCGGCGTGCACCGGCGATCCGTTGTGGTCGCGCAAAAACGGGGGGTCGACATTGGGGATGCGCCGCAACCAGCGTGCACGGAGCGAGTCCAAGGCCGCCGGGTCTAGCGGATCGAGCAGCGTCACGCCAGCGATCACCACGTCTTTTTCGCGGGTCGACTCGCTCGGCGCAGCCGACCGTCGCGGGGCAGAGGGGCGCGCCGTAACCCTGCCTATGTGCGTGACGCGCGGCTTGGCGTCGTGCGCCCCCCACTCGCATGTCATCTCGATGCCCGATGCGAGTTGCACCGTAGCGCGGCCACATGGCGAGAGCACGCCCGCGCCGAGCGCGTCGTCGTACCGCCAGTGCCATCGCGCAGGATCCACCAGACAGTCGTGCGCGGGCGCAAATCGGCAATTGTCCGCCGGGGCACCGCAGACAAAGAGGCCGTCGAGGACCACGAGGACGTCAGCGTGACCGAGCAACGCGCAAACGTAGCCGCGTCCATAGGCAACCAGGGACTTGAATCCGTCGACGGCGGCCGTTCCCGAATAGACGGGAGGATCCATGCAGCCCTCCATCCACCTGTCGTCGCGGAGGTCGATCATATCCATGCAGAGGCCACGGCCGTAAGCCACGGCTGACGAGGCAAACACCGCGACGTGGGCCCGGTGTTGGTCCGTCTGCCTGACGATGACGAGCGGACACGAGTCGGGACGATCGGTGCGCGCAGTGTCGATGACGCGCGTGGCACGAGGACCCATCGGCGCGCAGGGCACCCATGCAGGATCCACAGACGGCCTCGGGCGGTTGAGCGCCAAGACATCGCCGTCGACCGTGACGGTCTCGCGCATAGCGCCGTCAGAGTCGACCTCGACCACCCAGAGGCGGTCGAGATGCTGGCCGGCCGACCAGGGGCGATCGATGCACGCAGACGCATCCCATGATTCAAAGGCGGGGCGCACGGCACAAAGGCGCAGCAGCGACCCGACGAGGCTGCCGCTGGCGTCCACGACACACACGAGCGCACAGCGGCGCCCGTAGGCGTCGACGAGGTGAACCTCGTGGCGCGTCTCCCGAACCCGACCGGGTGCCGGTGCGTGCACGGCGATCGATCGCGCCACCGACGGTCCCTCTGGCACGCCAGCGGAATTCCATCGAGCCGCCCACTTCCACTCGATGTCGACAACCGATGCCGAGCGCGCGTCTTTGGGCGCCGCGTCGGTCACGACGACACCGGGCCCTACCCGGTGGCCGTCGCGCCAAAAGCCCCACGTCCACTGCCGGATGGCGCCGCCATGCAGCAGCGCACAGAGGAGTCCGGGTCCGCGCACGCCGTCGCCTGCGAGCCAGTCGCCGCGTCGCCGCGCGTTCTCAATATGCACGGTCGCGTGTCGAGCCTGCGCGGCGGCGTCGACCAGCGCCCACGCGGCCAGAGGCCCGATGCTGTGGACCAGCGATGGCGGCAGATGACAGAACGGCGGCGTTGACGCGCGATCCGCCGACACCGTGGGCGCAGTCTCCATCAGTCGCCGGGCACCCACGCGGTACCAACCGATGCCGTTGAGCGCCCTGCCCTTGAGTATGGCGCGCGGCGTGTCAGTGGGCGCGATATCGGCCCGGCGGCAGTCGTCATATCGCACCACGCCCAGCGGCGCGCGCTCGGCGGCCTCGAAAAAGTCGTCGTCGACGGCGGCGCCCGAATGGGCAAGACACGCGCGTCCGGTGCATAGGCGCGCCGCCGCCCGGCGGTAGCCTGGCATGAGAACGTGGACCGGGTCGAGAGCCGCGCGAGCGCCCGCGCGACACGTGCGCGCCGACCGCGACACGTCGACCGCGTCGCAGTAGGCGAATATGTGAACCCACATCTCGTGCGGCAAGGCCTCGAAAGCCATATCTCTCTCCTTTTTTTTCCAATTGTTTTTACCGCTCTTTTCTTGGCCTTTTTTCTCTTGGACTTTTTTCTTTTCTTCTGTCTCAATCCCGCGGTCGACCTTTTCGCAACTCTTTCTTTTGTGGACCTAGAAAGTGAATTTGCGCAGGCGCGCCTCTGTTGGGTCTATCTGTGGTCGGCTGTGCTTGGACCGTGGTGTCTCTTTTTATCGTCGAGTGCGTCGCTCGTTGGGCGCTCTCGACGGACATTGGTCCCTGGGTGCCGCGGGTTGACGCGCACTGGCCAATTTTTCTTTTTTTTTAAAATTGTCGCCGTGCGCCTGCAGGTTGGTTCGTGTCCCTTGCGGTGCCTTTTTGGCCGGCTGCGCTTCTGACCAATTCGTGCCTGTGTTGTCGCCTCTTCCCTGTCGCCCCAAACCTGCCCTCTGCGCGACCGCAAATTTTTTATTTCCTTTTTGTTTGATCGCGAAGAGAAAAAATGAAAAACACACAAAATGGCGCCTAGGAAGGCCGGTCGTGTGCCCGCCACAAAGAGCGCTGTGCCTTTGTAAAAAAAAAGGGAAAAAAGATTGCCGCCTGGTCCTGCTTGTAGGGTTCGCGAGGTGGCCCGAAAAGCAAAAGGACAACGACGACGGAAATTCCCGCGTGCCTGTGCGTCGCCTGATCTTTTGACCGCGGCGTAGAGCGGGCACGCGCAGGGGCGAGGCCGGAGAAAAATGTAGATCACGTCCGAAACGAGGACGCTTGCGGTTTGGGCGCGCCACCGCGCAGGCGGACGCCGCTGATGACGCCGCGCTGCGGTTCGACGGCGGCGTCGCTAAAGGTGAGGTCGGTGTAGTAGACCAGGCGCTGGGCGTCCCGGCCGCGCGGCCCGCGCACGATCTCGCACCACCACGAGCCGCTGCGCGCCCGCTCGGCGCTGCGCAGGAGCAGGCGTTCGCCGCTGCCGCCGCTCTCGGGCGACGACACCAGGTCGAACGGATCCCACCAGAGGCCGCGCGACTCGCACGACAGCACCCTGGCGTCGAGGTCGATGACGCACCACGCCGCGCTCGCCTGGCCGCCGCCGTGGGGTGTCGTCGCCCGTTCCCGGAAGTCGTCGTGCGCGATGGCGATGGCGCGCGGTACGGCCACCATCGGCTGCCACAGGGCCGCCAGTTCATCCAAGAGGCTCGTCGTCGTCGATGGCACCATGGACCTGCCCTCGGCGGTGTGCTCGGGTGCGTCGGCAAACCCGACGGCTCTGGCGACGCGCTCCATGAGGGCCGAGATGGCCTTCATCGCAAGCGAGCCAGTAGGAGAGGCAAAAAAGCGAGTGGAAAACGGCGACCGGTTTATGCGAGCGCCGATTCGTTGGACGTGTCGGCAGATTGTTTCTCTCCCCCTTTTTTTTCCCTTGAGGGTGGACGTCGAGCGTCGCTGGCGAGGCGACGGCGCCCGCCCCCCGTGCCGTCCTCTTTCTCTGCCGTCCCCATCGCGCGTGCCCCATTGCCCGCTAATCAGAGGCCTCGTTGGGGTTGTCGTCTTTTTGTGTGTCGCTTTTCCGCTCTTTTTTTCTCGGGTATCGCCTGCCGGCGCCGTCGCGGCCCGGCAGCGCCGTCGCGGGACCCCTCCTTGTTTTATCCTTTTTTTTTAATGAGAAAGTCAAAACGATAAAAAAAACAAATATGTCGGCCAGCGCGACCCTGTCCCATTCGACGACAAGCCTTTCTCTTTTTTTGTTGTGTAATCTAAAAAAAGTCCCCATGACCGAGATCTCTGTCGGTCGTCGTCGGCCGGTGCGTCGTCCTTTTATTCTTTTGCGCGCGCGCGGTCGCTTACTCGGCCAGCACGACGTCGACAAGTCGCCAACGCGACCCCCACCCTCGCGGCGGTGTTGCGGCCTCTAGATCGACCGCGTCGTCCTCATCTCCATCGCCGCTCTTGCCATCGTCGCAACGGGCACAGCCAAACATGTTGGCGACAGCCAGGCCCAGCGAGATCGTGCCGATCGCCCACAGGACCGAGACCATTGTGCCACAGGCCAGCAGCCTCGAGTAGAGCGCGTTGACGCGAGCCGAGAGCGCCACTGCTGCGCCCGGATCGTCGGGATCATAGTAGCACGGGATGTGGTTGCCCGCCGGGTGGCGCGTCGAAAAGGACGCCCATGCGAGCGCCGGGATGGGGCGCGGGCGATGCCCCAGCGCAAGCGAAAGCGTTGCCTCAATCCATTCCCGCGCGGCCGGCGCGTAGAATCGCACGCGCGGCGGTCCGGTGTGCTCCATTTCCGACTCTTGTGACGGTGTTTGTTCGAGCACAAGGCAGTCGGCGCCCGTCACGCGCGCCGCCAGGGCCACGTCGTGGCCCAGCGAGTCGGCGTACCACAGAGCCAACACGGTCGCGGCGACAAAAAGGCACAGGACGCCCGCGGTCGCAAAGACGAGCGTCGTGCCACGGACGTGCGCCCGAGGTCGCTCCTCGGCCGTCGTCTTGCCGGCACGCTTGAGGGCCATTGTTTCCTCTTCTTCTTTCTTTCTCCTTTTGTCTAGGATTCCTTTTTTTTTCGTGGCGGTGCTGAAAGGAGCCGAATTTTTTTCTTGGTTGTCGCTCTGTTTGTGCGTGCTTTGGTCGTCGTGCCTCGCCCTCTAAAGTCGCACGCGATGCGGTTTTGTTGGCACACGCAGAGACACCCGACTCTTTTCTTTTCTCATTGGTAGAGAGGCCACCAATGGCCATGTATGCCCAAAAAAAAGAAACTTTTTTTTATAAAAGAAAAAGGCCGCGATTAGGCGGAACATGCTTGGGTGCGTTGTCGTCACCCAAAGGAGCGGGCGGGCAAAATTCTGGAGCCGTCCAGTGGGGCGGCGGCATCGCTTGGCCGCCGCGCAAAGCCAAATGAGATGGGGGAAAAAGAGGGAGAGCAGTGGGTTGCCCATGCACGCCCGCAACCGACATTGCCAAAGCATCCCGCCGCGCGCACGCCCCAAGGCAAAAAGAAAACAAAACCAACGAGCGGAAACCCGCACAACACGCATCCCGCCCCTCTCTCCCGCCGACGCCACGCGAGAGGATAGGAGGCTCTCTCTCTCTCTCTCTCTCTCTGTCTTTTATTTAATTTTTCTTCTTCTGACGGGCCGACCGCGATGGACCACCACAACGGCCAGAACAAAAAAGGCGACCGCGATGGCGGTGACGCTGCCGGTGATGCCATGACAATCGCCGACGACGTCGACGACGACGACATGCGCCCGCCAGCACTCCTCTTGCCGGCGCTTCCGCTCGACGTGCTGGCCTACATGTGTTCGTTCCTCACCACCTACGAACTGACGCGGCTCATGGCGACGAGCGCCGAGATGGCGTCGCTCGTGCTGGCCCTCGGCGTGAGCAAGCCCACGCGCGACCTGCCCACGTGCCCCACCGAGGGTCCGCTGCGCGGCATCTACGCCAGCCAGTACATGGACGCTGCCGGACGACCGTGCCACCGCGCATGGCGAGTCGTGCATCCGGCGTCGGCCCCCGCGCATCGCATCCATGCGCGACGCATGGCTCCGCTCGGACTGCCGGCCACGTTGCCCTTGTCGGTGCCGCGTAGTGCGTGGTGCATGCCGCGTCCGCCTTTTGCCCAACTCTGCGCGGACCTCGTCATGTGCTTTGCCCTGGTAGGTGCCGGGCGCATGCAGCCATACCTGCCCATCGCCGCCGCCATCCTCTCGGAGCCGCTGCCTCCCGGCACGCTCGTGACGCTGCAGGGCGACGTACATGCCTACTCGGTGGCCTCGTACGGCGACGTCTTTGTCCACATGGAGCGCATGGAGGCGGCACAGGCCGCGCGGGCGCGCGCCGCCCGCCGATGGGAGGCCTTTCCGCAAGAAGCATTTGCCGGACCTACGGGCGCCGCGGCGCGCATTGACCGCACCGGCCACGTGATCATCTCGCTCTCGCAATCGCCCTAGTCTCTTGCTCTTTTTCCCGATCCCAATTTGTGTATGGTGTCTTTTTTTTCCTCTCTTTCTGTCTCCGTCTGCTTGTTGCCTCGGTGCAGTGTCATGCGCCAGGCCACTCCCCCCGACAAGAACTGCAACTTATTTACAGAAAAAAAGACCAACAACACTTTAGGGACGTGTGCGAATCAAATGTTGACGCGTGCATTTCAAATCGGCAGCAAGATGCTGGCTCGCACGTGAGCGCGGCCAGTTTGCACCGCGCGCGGGCTCGTGTCCCGGTGCCCGGTTTTTTGTCTGATCGGTTTTTGTTTTTTTGGTGCGCATTTTTGGGTGTCTAGCGACGGGGCGGCTTGATTCTCGGCGCCGCAGACCAAAAAGCCACGTGAAACCCCGGCGACCAGCCCACCAAAAAAAAAAGGACCCGTCGCTGCCTGCGGGGGCTGGGTGGCGGCGCTTTCGAGCGGCCGCCGTAGCGGGCACGAGAACCGCGCGCACAAAAAAGGCGCAGACGATATTTTGCTTTGGTCCCTGTGTTTTTTTTTGAAACAAGGAAAAATAAGAGAACAAAAAAGAATGGAGAGAAAAAAGTAAAAGCACTCTCTGTCTCTTTCCCTCTCTCGACCGCCGTTGGGAGCGGGCGCGCGCGCGCCGACCGCAGATACCGCGACGAGCACAGAGAAGCCGTCGCAATAAAAAAAAGAGAGAGAGAGAGCCCAGCCAGGCATCGTCTGCCCATAATCGGTCTTTTTTTCTGTGTGATCCTTTTTTCTTTTTCTAACAAAAAACCTTTTTCTTTTGTGAATTGAGGAATAAAAAGAAAGAGTAAAAGAGAGAGAGAGAGAGAGAGAGAGAGAGAGAGCGCGCGCGCGCGTGCGTTATTGCGCGACGGGGCGCGTGCGGGCCATGCACTCGGCCACAAATGCCATCACGGCGTCGCGACTGGCCGCGTCCGAGGGCACGACGTGGCCCCACCGGTGGGTCGCGTAGCGCGCGTCGGCATAGGCCGCGCCGAGCCGGTGCGCATCGTCCGCGTCGCACAGGGCGTCCTTGGTGCCGTACACGAGCAGGGCCGGCACGCTCTCGGGGGCGGCCGGCAGCGCGGCCATGGCGGGGTCCTGCACGCCCGACGCGCCAAAGAGCACGGCGCACCGGCAGCCGGGCAGGGCGCCGGTCTGCAGCAGCAGCGTGGCCATGACGGCGCCCTGCGAAAAGCCCACCACGACGTCGGCGTCGGCGCCGTCGAGGGCTGCGACCGCCGCCGCGCGCGACTCGTCAAACTCGCGATAGGGGAACGACTCGCGCAGGCCCATCGTCGGGCGCGACCACCATGCGCGACCCGTGTGGACCGCGCCGTCGGCCTGCGCGAGAGCGACGGGCGCCGTGGCAAACACCAGGCGCAGCGGCGCCTGTCCGGGGCGTGCCTTGAGCAGGCGTGCCAGCGGCCGCGCCATGTCGTCGCTGGTCTGCCCGTAGCCGTGCAGGGCCAGCACCGTGAGTTCTGCCTTGGGAACCGCCTCCATTCCGGTCCTGTGTTGTCTTTGGTAGGCGCCCTTTCACTGCCCTCTTGTCTCTTTTTTTTTTCCTCCAAGTTTCGGCGCCGCGTTCCTGGCGGCGTTGATGTTGTCGGTCGCGCTGTGCGGTTGGACAACTCGCACGAGACGCGAGAAAAGGCAGATTTTTTGCCTCTCTGTTTCTCTTGGCCTTTTTTTCCCAAACACCCATTTGGACGGGCCTTTGCCGATAGGCCGACGCGTTGTCGGGCAGACCATACGGCGGAGAAACCACGGCGACGACGAGGGAAAAAAAAGGGGGGCGGCCACACAGTGGTGACGGCCCTTATCGACCCCCACCTGGCCCGTGTCTCTATTTGGTGGTTGCCGGCACCTCCCTCCTCTGTGTGGCGGTCTCGGGTTTTGATGCATTTGAGGAGGAAAAAAAGAACGTGATATGGGGCCGTGGACGGACCGGGCACCATCACGGCCACCCCCCCTCTCACCGACGGGATCACAATTTTTATTTCTTTTTTCGGGCGGGGCGCCGTCGCGCGCGCTCACGGAGCCCAAACATGGACGCCGGTACAGGAATCGGCCGGGCGAAAGGTGAGGATGGCGTGCACGCAGAGGGCGCCGTCGCCTATAGCATCCAATTGGGCGACCACGTCGTCTACGGTGCCCCTCCATGAAAGCGCCGGCGCGTCCGCGACGACGGCATCGCGACGGCAGAGCCGTGCCGTTGCCGTCGCGAGGTCCACATGGTCGAGAACATCGGCCGTCGACTTGCGATGCGTCGCCGAGGCCTCGCATAGAGCGTCTTTCGATGCACGCGCGACAGTGTCGTCGGCGTTGTCGTCAGCGGCAACATTTCGATTGCGCGTGCAGCAAAGGGCGCTCTGGACGTCGTCGACCCAATCGGTTTGCTTGTCGGGCGCGTCTGTCGAATCGCCGCCGCCAAAGTCTTGGTCGTTGTCGCTGCCGTCGCATTGCTCGGTAAATACGTCGTCGCCGTCGACAACAAGTGCCGACGGCATCCACCAGGCGGTGCTCGTGTAGGCCACGGCCGGCGCAGTGACGACGCTAAAGCGATAGTGGCGCAGCGAGAGGTGCGCGCCGTCGTCGGTGCGCCGCGCCGGCACGGCCAGCGGCGCCATCTCGATGCGCGCCACATAGGCGTCGAGGCGCGCGGCAAATGCGTCGGCGAGGGCGTCGCGCGCAGACTCAAAGCCCGGCGCGCACAGGTCAAAGGGCCAGTCGTACCAGGTCGCTAGACCGCGCCCGGCGCGCACCTCTTGGCCGGCAAAGACCAGGCGGCCGCAGCCGCGCGTCGCGTCGTCGCCGTCTCCGCTGCCTTTGTCATGGTCGTTGTCATTGTTGCCATCTTTGGGGGCAGCGCGACTCGGTCCGCCCGATCGCCGGTGCGCGGCCAGGTGAGGTACACAAATGACCGTCATGCCAGAGTCGGTGGGTGCACGCTGCATCGCGCGAAAGCAACCCACACACAAGGAGACCAAAAAAAAGTGAAAATGTGCTATTCGGAAAAGAAAATCCGTATTAGGCTGTTGGTCAGTTGTCGGCCGTTTTTTTTTCCTTTTTGTTATTGGCCCCTCATTCGTGCCCTTGTTCTCGACAGTGCCAAACTGGCCTTTTGGGTGTCGCCCTTTTGGTCGGGTCTCGCGTCGGGCAAGGGCAATGCCTGATGATCCCACCCGTCCGTGAAAAAAAAGCACCAATGAGGACCCGTCGTACGGTCTCGCGTCAATCAACGCCGACCCTCTTTTTTTTACACGCCCGGAAGATGGGCGGCCTCGACGGCGTCCCTTGTGGCGCGTGCGCGTCCGCGACGACGATACGGGAAAAGGACTCGGCCTATGGATGGCCACCATCCCAAAAAGCCAAAACAAAACTGAAATAAAAAAAAGAGACGAGGCGAAAAAGCGAGGCCCAAAAAAAGGGAAATCAGACAAAAAAGCCTCGTCCATCTGCCCGCGCGCAAGGTCCCATGAAAAAAAAAGAGGCGACGGCGACAAGGAGGACGCGCATCCGCCAAGCCGACCGAGACGGTCGAAACGGAAGAAATGCTGCAAAAAAACAAAGAGTGAAAAAAAAGAAAGTAGTTTCTTAAACTGTTTTTCGTTTTCTTTTTCTCACAATAGGGTTTTCTTTTTTTTTTTTGACACCAAGGAACAAAAAGACGAGAGAGAGAGATGCGAGGAAAAGAGGCCTACGGGGCGTTGTGGCGCGCGAGGGCAAAGAAAACCTGGTTGAGGATGACGGCCGAGGCGTTGCTGTCGGGATCGGCCGAGCGCGCGCGCACCACCGGGTCGTAGGCCGCGGCGACGACCCCCAGCACGCGCCGCGGCGTCACCGGGCCGTCGACGGCGGGCGTCCAGCGCGGGTCGCGCGCCGTGCTGTCGACCACCTCGGCGATGATCTCGGGTCCGACCCCGGTGAACTCGTAGACGGCATTGTCGACCACGTCCAACACCGAGGGCGCCGCCGGGTCGGTGGAGCGCGGATCGGCCGGGCGCGCCGCCAACGCGCTCGCGTCGGCGTCGTCACCGCCGACGACCGCCAGCCACGCGTCGCTCTGTAGGATGTCGCGCACGCGCTCGACCGGCACGCCGACCTCGCCGGCCACGACGCCGGGCGCGGGCGATGCCAACAGCCGCGCCAGGCTCGCCTCTGCCTGTCGGGCCAGCCCCGGCGGCACGGCGGGCCGCAACGGCGTCGGACTGGGCGTGGGCGTCGGGGGCTGCCTCCGTCGTCCCAGCACCGAACCCGTGGGTTGTGGCTGTTGTTGTGGCTGTTGTTGTTGTTGCTGCTGCTGCTGTGCCGCACGCGCTGCGGCGGCTGCGGCGGCGCGTGACTGAGCGCGTGACTGGGCCTGTGCGCGCTGCGCCTCGGCGCGTCGCCGGCTCTCCTGGCGCTCGGCGGCGTCGAGGGCCTCGGGCGCAAAGGTGACGCTGCGCGCGAGGTCGCCCGTCGCCACGACGGTCCCGTTGGGTCCGACCAGGTAAAAGGTCATGAGCGGCGCGCGCGCACCTTCTGGCGTCTCGGGCAGCGCCAGCAAGAGGTCCTCCAACTCGCGGTCGGTGAGCGACGGCAGCGGCGGCTGCGCGAGGCTCACGTCGTGCCACACGGCGCGCGCCGTGTCGTAGCGGAACACGCGGCGGCCAACGATCGAGGGGTCGATGGCGAGCGCCGTCGCCGACAGCGAGCCGGCACCGGGCGCCGCGCCGGCGAGCGGCGCCACGTGCAGGCCGGCGAGGGTGCGCGGCGGTACAGCGCGCGCGGCGGCTCGGGCAGCATGTCGTCGGCATCGCGCGCGAGCCGCCGCATAAACTGGGACCAGTGGGCGCGCTCGCGCGGCGTGGGCGCCTCGCGGCTCGCCATGATCACCGCGAGCGTGGGCGGCAGCGCGCCCGTGAGGCCCACGGCGAGGCCGCCGCTCTGGATCTGGGCGCGCAGGGCGGCCTCGACGGCCGTGGCCTCGGCGGCGTCGCCCACGGGCGATTCCGAGCGCGGGCGCCCGCTCGGTCCGGCGGCATAATAGGCCGCGAGGGCGTCGTGCGAGGTCGCCGGCGTGGGCACCTCGGCCGGCTCCATGTCCACCGCGTAGAGGCTGCCGCCACGGCCGCCGCCAATGGTGATGGCGGGCACGCGCGCCACCTCGTAGGCGCCGGGCGCGTGCGGCGCCCGGCGCACGTAGCCAAAGAGACGGCGCACGACAAAGGCCACAGGACGCGGGACGCGCGCCGGCTCCCACAGTTGCGGCGGCACCACGAGCATCTGGCCGTCGGCGAGCATGTAGGCGCGATCGAGGACCCGCTCGATGGGCGACGGCCGCGCCTCTGCCAGGGGTCCGGCCGTCGCGCGCGCATAGGCGTCGAGTGCCTCTTGGGCGTCGCGCGCCGCCGGCGCGAGCACGATGGCGGCGCCGAGCGGGAAGATGCTGGGCGCGAGCACGATGTCGCTCGGGTCGCCGCTGGTGCGGATGGCCTCGGCGGCGGCGGCCAGCGGCGGCGGCAGGGAGGCGGCGGTGGTGGCGACGGGCGGCTCGCTCCCGCCCCACAGGTTCCAGAGCACGTCGTAGGGCACGAGGGCCTCGGTGGCCGGCATGCGCGCGTCGCCCGCCACCGCGTAGCCGTACGCCGTGCCCGGCAGCGCCGGATCGGTCGAGTAGGCCGCGAGGCCGATAAAGGGCTGCGCGGGCGTCTCCTCGACGATCTCGTCGCGCGCGAGGCCCATCGTCGTACCAAATACGTCGGCGTAGATGCGGCGGCCAGAGGCGTCGTCGGCGCCGATGCGCGTGGCCAGCGTGCGCACCAGACGGCCCGATCCGCGTGGCTGCTCGTAGGTGACGCGCACCAGCGGCCCGGCGGCGTCGGCCGGCAGGGTGGGCGCCGCCGGCCTCGCGCCGAGGCCAGAGACGGCCGCCGGGACGACCGGGCTCTCGGTGACGGCCGCGTACCACTGGCCAAAGAGCGCCGGCGGCAGGACGATGGGCGATTCGCCGATGCCGATGGCCTGTGCGATCTCGCCGCCGGCTTCTGGCGCGACGGTGGCATAGCGCAGCCGCTGGCCGGCGGGGTCGGCCGCCCACGCGGCGGCGTTGCCGGCGGCCGACAGGCCGGGCGGACCCGAGAGGGCCGGGCGCATGGTGGCGCTGAGCCAGCCGGCCGGCGGCGGCTCCACGCCGCGCTCCGGGTCCACCTGGCGCCAGCGCGCCTTGAATCGCGCGGCGTTGACGTCGACGGCCTCGGAGACGGCGCCCGACACGTCGTCGGGCATCACGTCGGGCGCGAGGGCGTCGAGCACGACGTAGGTGAGCGCGTCGCGGAGCACGGTGGCGCCGCCCAGCCGCTCCAGGTGGTTGAGGAGGCGCGCGTCGACGCAGCGCGCCACGGTGCCGTCGGCGCCCACCACGCGAAACACAAACGGCGCCGGCACGCCGGCCACCTGGTCGGCGTTGGGGCACGGCGCCAGGGCCGGCAGGCGCCGGCGCGCCCACGCCGGCAGCGCCGCCAGTCGCTCAAAGGTCGGCCGGTCGATTTCGCGGCCCAGGACCGTGGCGAGCCTTTCGCGCGCCTCTTGTTCGCCCTCGGCGAGGCGCTGCCTGCGGGCCTCGGCTGCGCGCCGACGCAGCACCTCGGCGCCCACCAGCGCGCGGATGCTAGCGGCGGCGGTGTCCTCGGGCGCTTCCATCGCGCTGTCGGTGTGCCGTCCTTTTTCTCTCTCCTCTGTCGGCTCTTTTTTTTTTCTAATTCTCTCTCTCTTCGCCGTTCTCGTTGTACTCTATGTGTGCTCTCTGTGTGCGCGCCCTCTCGGTACTGTTCTCTAACCCGATTTGGGTGTCTTTCTGTCTTTGTCTCTTCCCGGTTTGGCCTTATTTGGGAGCGCACGTGCGGATTGGTTCGCGCGCGCGACCAAGCATATACAGCGTTGAAAAAAAAAAGGTAAAAGAGCAGCCAAATCTCCCAAAGAGACGGGAAAAGAGGGGCTCGGGCGCGACAGATGGATGCCGACGGTGAGGCGTACGCGGCTTTCCCTCTGTGCCCGTCGGCTTTGGTCGGATCGCGCAGCGTCGGCCGTGGCCACGACGCGCATGATGGGACCCGTTGTTTTCTCCTCTTTTTTTTTTGATTGGCCGAATCCTTTTTCTTTTTTTTTCCTCGAAAGGCGCCCAAAACCAAAAGTCAAACAAGCCGGACGACAGGAGAAAGAGAAGAGAGCGCGGCGCCTGTGGGTTTGCCCCGTGCACGGCGACCCTTTGGCGCTCGGCCGAAAAACAAGAAGGAAAAGCAGAGGGACTGTGGTTGCTGCGCTCGCCGGGCCGGCGCGAGACCCCAACCGCGCACTCTTTGTCTGTCCAGAGAGACGAGCCAAAAAGGTGCCGAGTAAAAAGAGGAGGAAAGAAGAAACAAAAACACCAGGCCGGCGGCTTTGTTCTTTTTCCTGGGGCCTCGCTTGCGCTCATGTCCCAAGGGCAAAGTTCACCACTCAAACAAAAAAATGAAAAAAAAAAGAGACACAGAAGGATTGACTTTTTGGGCGCATGTCGTCGTCATTGCGGTTGCTCCCTGTTTTTTCTGTCTCTTTTTTGTCAAAGGGCCACTTTTATTGTTGGTGCTGGCGACACCTCACAGCGACGCTCGCAAAAAAAAAATAAAAGAAATGCGGCCTCGCCAGACACAACACGAGAGACAGAGAGAGAGAGAGAAACAGAAAGAGAGAAAAGCAAACTTGGAGCAAAAAAAAAGTATACAGCACACACACACACACACACAGGGCGACCCCAGACAAGGGTCAGATGTCTTCCGAGTCGGTGAGGCACGAGCAGTCGCTGTCGGTGCTGTCGTCATCGTCATCGTCCAGATCGCTGTCGTCGTCGTCGTCGGGCGCGGCGACGACTGGCGCGGGCGTATACTCGGCGTCGGGGTCGGTCTCGTCGTCGTCCACGATAAATTCGTCGAGACTGCCCGTCGAGTCGTCATCATCATCATCGTCCCCGTCATCGTCGTCGTCGCTGTTGATCCACTGGGCGGTGCGCTCGTGTACCTCTTCCGAGTCGTCGTCGTCGTCGCTGATGACGATCACGACGGGCGCCGGCGGACGCGATGGTCGCGACGAACGACGCGCCGTCGTTGCGGGCGCCGCGACCGCGATGGCGGCGCTCGCTGCGGGTGCTGCGGGAACAGCGGGTGCCGCAGGAACGGCGGGCGCGGCGACGGGCGCAACAACGGGCGCAGAGGGAGGCCACGCCACGGGCACGCCCATGTCGGCCAGATAGTCGGGCGGCACGCGGCAGCGGCACACGGGGCACGGCACGGGCGGCGCGGCACCGCGGGGCGCGCGCCGAGCCAGGCAGTTGTCGATGTAGTGGCGGATGGCGTCGCTGTCAAAGCGGTGGCAGCACGGCAAAAAGGTCGTGCGCGCGGCCGTGATGGTGCGAAAGGGCACCAGCGTGATCGGACAGCATTCGTCGTCCTGCGGCGAGCCCGAACACGTCGCCATTTTTCTTTCTTTTTTTCTTTCTTTATTCCTTTCTTTTCTCTCTCTCTATGTGGGCGCTCCCTGCGAGTGCTCCCTTCCTTCTTTCCGGCCGGCTTGTTTTGTATGTTGCTGCGGCCTCTGCCTGGGCTCGCCGGATCGCGTCCGCCTTTCGTGTGTTGCCCCTCCTTTCGGGTCCCTTTTTTGCGGCGGGTGTGTGTGCGCGCAACCGGCGGCGATCGGCAAGGATGCGTGGGCGATCGGGCAGGACCCTCTGCTTTTTTTACCCTTTGTGGCTCCGCCCTTTTTCTTTCCGCCCTCCTTGTCGATTCTCACCTGCACAAGGGCACGGCCGCACATGCGCGTGATCCTTCCCCCCATCTCGGATGTCGACGAGCGCAAAGATAGCAGAGGCAGTAAAAAAAAGGGAGCGCCCGCTCGGACGATCCGCGCCCACGCAAAAAAAGGACGACCAGAAAGACGAGAAAAAAAAAAGAAAAATAAAAACGAATGTCCCAAGAAAAACGTCGAGGCAAAAAAAAAACGAAAAAAAAGGACCCAAAGGCGAGGGCCAAAAGGCGCCCAGAGGCCGCAGTGGCGAGCCGACCATATCGCGATGCAAGCGTCGCCCTCGACGGCGTCGGCCTCCTGTGCGCAACGGCGACGCGCGTAGCGCCAAAACGCACACTGGCTGTTTCGTGTCCCGACAAAAGGGCGCACGACTGCCCCGAGCGGCCGCGTGTGCACGTCTTGAGGCGTCTGCCCTCGTGGCGCGCGCCTTTTTTTTTGATCTCCCCCACCGGCGTCTCTCTTTCCGGCATCCACGAGGACGCTCCTTTTGTCTTCTTCTCTCGATTCTCGATTCTCGATTCTCGGTGCCGCTGCCGCCGTACTTTTCGTTTTTCCTCGCCTCCCTCCTCGCCGTCGATCCAAAGACGCGGGCCATGAAAAAGCACGGCGACCACGGGGCCAAGGCGCCGGGCGGCGCAGGCCTCGCGCACCTGTTGGCCTCGCGTCGCGCGCACGCCCACGAAACGGCCGACCGCGCGAGCCGAGGCCCGAGCGACGCCCGCTCGCCGGCGTCCCGTCGCGCCGCCGGGGCGCTGGCCCTAGCGTCGGCCGCTGCCGCCGCCAAGCGCTCGCGGCCCGCCCAGACCGCGGCGCCCGTCGCGCCGTCGACGCCCGAGCCGGAGCCGGCCGCGACGCGCGAACCCGTCCGTGCGATGACGCGCCGCACGGCCACGACCGCGCGCGTGCCGGCGCCGCTCCGCTGGCGCTGTCAGCACTTTCTCGTGAGCAGCCTGCGGCGCGCGCCCCTGACGCCCGCAGCGTCGGCCGTCGACCCGTGGGCCGACGCCGACCTGTGTCGCGCGCGCCCCCTGGGTTGCACCGACGCCGACGTGGCCTATTGTCGCGAGGTCGAGGAGGCCATCTACCACGAGACCGACGGCCGGCCGGCCGCCTACGAAGCCGCCGTGCGTCGGATCGCCTACGCGCTCCGCTCGGGCGGGCGCGCTCTCACCCGGCGCTACGGAGCGCGCGACGTCGCCGCGCTCGACGACGACGCGCTCGCGGCCAGCACCGCACCCGGACGACGACGGCTGCGGGCGCACCGCCGCCTGGATGCGTGCCGCGCGATGATGGCCGACGCCGACATCTTTGGCGACGCGCTGGCGGCCGTCGTGCGGTGCCGCAAGTGCGGCGGCGACGACATTGTCAGGAACCAACTCCAGACGCGGAGCGCCGACGAGCCCATGACCGTCTTTAACCGCTGCGCCAACTGCAACACGCGCTGGCGCCAATAAAGTCGGCCGCTCGATCCCCTGCTGGCTCTGGCCCCGCCGCCTCCCTCGCCTTTGGCCCCTCAAAAGCGCCCCCATCGGCCTTTCCGCCCTCTTTTCTTTTTTTTTTCTCCTTCTTGTGATACCCTCGCGATCCTTTTCTTTCCTCTTTTTGTTTTGGACAAAGAGACGAAAGACGGAGAAAAAAGCGCGCCATCAAAAAAAAGCCCAAAGAAAAAGTCGGATCACGCGCAAGGTTGTGCTCGACACCGAGAAGCCAAATGGGGGCTGGCCCCTACCAGGGGCAAAGATTAAGGCGAGCGACGTAGACGCGGGCCATGAATGGGAACACCGGCAACACATCCACTTTTTTTGACTGATTTTCTTTGCATTTTTTAAAAAAAGTCAACATAGCATCAGAGAATAGGCAATCGTGCTGCAGAAGATGAGCAGAGAGAGAGAGAGAGAGAGAGAGAGAGAGAGAGACAGAAAAAACTAGACCGAGGCGGCGCAAGGAGGGCGGCCATCGCGTAACCGCCGCACGCAGGCCTGGGCGACGGCGATCGCCTCGGCGGCGTGCGGGCCGCCGGGATCCGCGGCTGCCACCTCGGCCATGCGCAGGGCGAGCGCCGGCACGGCGACGTCGCCGCTCGGCCACCGGCCCGAGGCCCACGCGCGGCACACGACAAAGAGCCACGACGAGGCCACGGTGACGGCTCTGGCGTCGGGGTCGTCGCCGGGCGGCTCGCAATCGGCGTCGACGGCCAACACCGTGTGCGGCGACGTCGTCAGCAGGTCGATCGCCAGCGAGCGCAGCCTGGACCATTCGATCCAGCGCACGTCGGTCGGCAGAGGAGGCGTCGCGGCAAATGTCGTCGGCAAGGGCGCCAAGGCCGGCGGGGTGCGGTGATCGGCAACGATCCGCCACGGACGCTGTCGATCTGAGCCCGGTCGCACGGCCAGCACCAGACGCCACAGGCCCGCACGCCGATTCCACACGCACAGCGTGAGATCGGCCGTGGCGCACGATGCCATCTCGTCGACCAGCATGCCGTTGTAGCGTGCCTCCTGGGCGAGCGCGTCCTCTTTGGTAGCAGGGACCGCGTGGCCGCACACCGTCCGCTCCAATGTGTTTGCGTCACTCTCGCGGCACACATGACTGGGGTGCGCCTGCGGTCCGTCCAAAGGGCGGCTGACGCCGCGGGCCGGATCGGCGTCTCGGTGTTGGTCGACGGCCTCGTCGTCCGTGGGATCGCCGTGCGTCGGACGGACGCACTGTTGCTGTTGTTGCGTGTGGTCTTTGGTGTCGGCGACACGCGGTGGTGCGCCTCTGGTTTCGTCGTCGTCGCCGCCGCCGTTGCGAGTTTCGCCGCGTCCTCTGGGGTCGGTTTTGGCGTTGGCGCCACTGCCGCGGTCTTGCTGTCTGTCCTTGTCGTCGGCATGGTCATGGTCGTTGTGATCATCATCGTCGCTGCTGCTGCTCGGTACGATGCGACGCCGCACGCGCCGCGCGGGCGACGATACGGCGGGGGAGCGCTTGGTGGGCACTGCGGTCCGTAGGGCTCTCGCGGGCGACGACGGCGGTGGTGACGGCGCACACGAGTCCGACGACACCGGTGGCCGGGCCGGCGCCTGCGCAGATGGCAACAACGAGGACGACGACGATGAGAGGGGTGGCGGGACAGCGGACGGGTTCTGCTGTCGCAGTCGCCGCCGAGTGAGACCGTCGACGAGCGGCAGGCTCGACGTCGCCAGCGGCTGCACGACGGCCTCGGTGTCTGCCGTGCAGCCCGGCGCTGGGTGCGACGTGGGCGTCAAAGGGGACGTCGACGGCGGCGGTCCTGCTGTCGGCCACGTGCTCTGATAGGCCGCCGATTCGACGACGGCGCACGCGGCGATGCAGTCGCGTGCGTGCACGGCGGCGGTCCGTCGGCCCAGCGGGTCGCGCTTCTGGCCCAGGCAGGTCATGAGTTGCACGTAGGCATCGGTCTCGGCATAGTGGGCGATCGACAGGGCCGTGTCGCCGGCCCCTGCGGCGCGGGCCGCCGCCGCGAGAAAGGCATCCACGTCGACGGCGCGCAGGAGCGGTGTGGCGCGGCCGTGACCAATCCGGCGCTTCTGGAAATTCCACCCGCGCTGACGGAGCGCGTACATGATGCGACCGGCGACGGTCTTGGCCGTGGGCATGTCCCACATGCCGGTGGCGTCGTGGAGCAGGTCGATGGCCGCCAGGTAGCCGTCGACGTCGTAGCGCACCCTGGATGGCTGCGGCGCGCTTGTCGAGGGGCCGCCTGCACGTTCCGTGCGCTCGCCGTCGCCGTGGCACGCGCCGGCAGCCAGAGGCCGTCGCTCGGCGGGCTCGGCCTCGTCATCCTCAGTATCATCCCCACCGTCATCACCGTCGTCAGGGTCATCGTCTCGTCGCTCGCCTCGTTGGCCTTTCGTAGCGCCCAGGGACCGTGGGTTCCCGAGAGGGCTGCGGCGCTTGGCGTGTGGCGACGGTGGGTGCGCAGCGAGCGCATCGGTGGTCGAGCGGCGAGGCGACGCGGTAGGGGTGCGGCTGCGCGGCGACTGGTCCCTGTGCGAGAGGGCGAGGCCAGAGACGATGTGGGCGCCGCCGCCGCCGACGTCAAAGGCGTGCGCGGCGTGGACGGCGATGGCGCGCCAGAAATCGGGCCGGTGGATGGTCCTCTGGCCGGCGGCGGCCGTGGCTGCCCACGCGACAAAGGCGCGATAGAGAGTGTCGGCCGAGCACGACTCGGCGCCGCGCACACAGCGGGCTCGCACAAATGCTGCGACGGCGTCGCGTCGCTGTGTCTCGTCGTCGCCGCCGGCACCGCTGCGTGCGAGTCCCTTTTCTCTGCTGTTGTTGTTGTTGTTGCCGTCGTTGTCATTGTCGCCGTTGTCGCCGCGCTCCAAGTCCGTGGCGAGCGTCACGACAAGGCGGCGCAGCGGCGTGCGCGACAGGGCGCAAAGGCGCGCCGTCATGGCCTGCGCGACCGCGGGCGGCAGCAGGGCCGCCGCGGGACCCGCCAGGCCTCCGTCGAGCAGGCGATCAAACCCGTGCGAGTCGACGAGCAGCCGGCCCTGCGGATCGCGGCGGGCATCGCGCGCCGACGGCGACGGACTCTCGCCGGCGAGGTCGGCGTCGATCATGGAGCGGCACAGGGCGATCATGCGCCGCGCGTCTTCGGACCTCCAGGAGTCGGTGCGTCCGGGGTGTTGAGCGCGCGCCATGGCCCACACCACCATGCCCTCGGGCACGATCCAGGCGTGGCGCGTGGCAGCGTCCAATTTGACATAGACCACGTCGGGCGGCATGGTCGTCGGAGCCGATGGCGATGATGATGATGATGACGATGACGGCGAGCAGGTGGCCCGCATGTCGGGGTGTTTGAGGGAGGGCCTCGGCGGACGCAAACTCGATACGGGGAGAAAGAGCCGAGGCGGCGGTGACGGCGCCAAAAAGAGCGCGGCCGACAAGACGACTCGGGATAGTGCAGCGGGTTGCTCCCTTGATTTTTGCGACCCGATGGGGCGGCGATCGTGCCGGTCAGAGCGACGGCTCCAACGGCCTACGGCGGACAAAGGTGGTTGCGCGGCTTGCACCGGATACGGCAGCAGAAACACAACGGAGCCAAACCCGCCCGCCCCAAATGAACGGACGCCCTGCGGCCGCGCCCTCATTACGTCGACGAAAAAAAAGACCAATCGGCGCGCTTGTGGTGTCTTTTCTTTTCTTCCCAATCGGCAGCGAATCTGGATGGGCCCGCGCGCGGTTGGTCGGGTCAAAAAAAGGCACCCGCCTTTTTTTTCCTGTACTTCCGTTTCCGCGCTTGCGGGCTCTCTCTCCCCTCTCGCGATGGCCCTTGTTTTTTTTGGCGTGTGCGCGGGTGCGACGTGAGGGCCATCACACGGCCAAAAAACACGCCCTTTTGTTTTTTCCTAATCTTTTGTGTGTCTCTCTCTCTCTCTCTTTTTCCGTGCATCCTTTTTTCTCCTCTCTTTGGACGCGCCCTTACCGCGCGCGGCCGCCACCACCCAAACCAAAGGAAACATACAAGAAAAAAAAAGGCTTTTTGTGCACACGCCAAGAAACAAGAGGGGGAAAGACAGGAAAAAAGAACACGCACCAAAAAAAAAAGGGAGAGATCAGAGAGATCATGAACGTCTGCGCCAGCCCGTGCCGCTCGTCGTCGTCGCTCATCTGGGTGCAGGTGCCGCCCGACAGCGCCGAGTACGCGCGCTACGAGGCCGCCGAGAGGGCGGCGCACGAGGCTGCGCGCGCCGCGCGGACCGGCCCGCAGCGTGCGCCGAGCGCGTCGCTCGGTCGCGATCACGTGCATGACATGGCGCTCATCGCGGCGCGGCGCCCGACCGTCGCCGGTGCCGGGCTCTACCTGTTTCCCGTCGAGGCCCCCGCGCCGCCGATGCCCCTCGGTATCGAGCCGCTGCCCATCTTCAAGGGCTGGCTGCCCGAGGCCGACGCCATGGCCTGGCTGTGCGCCTACTATCCGCGGGCGTGCGAGATGGCCGCTGCGTGCATGGCCGTGTGCGCCGGCGAGCACTCGCTTTGCGCCTGCGGCGTCATCGACCCGGCGGCCGGCGCCGTGCGCTTTTACGCCGTGCCGGCCCTTGCGCGGCGCCGGCATCGCCGCCATACGAGGCGCCGTCCCGACGACGCTCGACGCCAGTGTCGCGACTGCTGACTCGATCTCTCTCGTTTTCTTTTTATTTCTTTTTATTTCTTTTTATTTCTTTATTTTTTCCTCTGGCGCACGAGCGCGTCTCATTTGTTTGCTCGCCGGCGACGGACACGCAGGCGTAAAAAAATACATTCGTGTCTGATCTCCGTGCGCGTGCGCCCTTTTTTCTTTTCCCTTTTTTTTCTGGCCGCCCATCTCTGGGGTGGACTTTTTTCTCTTTGTTTTTTTTTCTTGCCGTACCGCAAAGGTAGGTTCAAAAAACCGAAAAAAAGGCGCTGCCGTGCGGCTCGGACCGGTGTCGGTGGTCGCGCCGTGCGCCCGCAAAGATTTTGTGCGTCGCCCCTCTCACGAGAGAGCCGGCACTGTCGTCGCTGCCGCCATGTGGACAGAGGGGGGAAAAAAGAAGAGTCACAAAAAAAAGGCCGGCCGAGCGGCGCCGTCGCCCTCGGTCGGCGTGTTCCGTCGCCCCCTCTGGGAAAAGCGCCAGGTGGCCGCCTCTCGACGCGCGCGCCCCTCCATCATCCTCGGCTCGTCCTTTTGGTCGCCGCAAAGCAGGCACAACAACCAGTCGGGCGCACGCCGATTTTTCCGTCCTTTTTTCGGATTGGGAGAGAAGAAAAAAAAGTCGAAAAAACGAAAAACGACAGAGTGTGTGTGCTCGCGCCCGAAAAGTAAAAGACACAAAGAGCGCGCGCGTGTTTGCCTTTGGCGATCCGCGCATGGAGGCCCCGACGAGCGCGGCCCCCGCGACCACACTCTACGACCGCAACGCCCCGTCGTCCAATGCGCTGGACGCCTTTGTTGCCGGCATGCAGCCGGGTGCCCTGTATACCATTGCACTGGCGCCCGACCCCGAGACCCCACCGGGCGCCCGCGTCGAGTTCCCCTATCGGCTGGTGGCGGCCATCGGTCGCCAATACTACTTTAGGCTCGACCCGGCCGCGGCGGACGACCCCGCCCAGGGTGCCTTTATGCGCGCCTACGCACGCGAACCGGGCGTCACCTCGACCCTGGACCGCGACCCCTACACGCTGTCCCTCGTGGCCACGGTTGGACCCGACGGCGCGGTGCGCCTCGTCGCTCGGCCGCATCCGGCCGGCGTTTCGGCCGACGGGCGCTACTATATCGCGCGCTCGACCGAGGTCGGCACGGTGCGCCGCGTGGGCGTCGCGCCCGTCGTCGAACCGTTTCGCGCTCGGCCGTCGGCCGACGCGGGCGACTTGTTCCTGCAGTCGTGGCCCGCTCCGTCCGAGCGCGAGTATCGCGAGGAGCAGCGCCGCAGCGTCGCCGCCGCCGGCCCGCGCACCCTGGCCCAACTCGTCGCGAGCGATCAGCAGGCAAAAGAGGCCAAGCGCCAGGCGTGGGCCGCACGCTTTGCGCGACCGCGCCGGGGTCGCGGGCGCAAGGTCGGCGGCGGCCGGAGCGACGTGGGCGGCGTCGGCGGCGTGCGGCTCGCGCGCGACGAGTCGGGCGCCGAGCCCATCGCCGACCCCGAGGCGCTGGCCGCCTACCGACAGCGGCGCGCGGCCCAACTCGAGACGAGCGTCGAGTGGGTGCAGAGCCGGCAGCAGCGCCAGGCGCAAATCGCCGCCGGCCTCCTGGAGGAGGCGCGCGCGCGCGCGCGTCCGAGGAGGCCCGCACGCGCGCCCAGGCCGAGGCGCAGGCGGCGGGCGGCGCCATTCCGGCCACGCGCCTGGCGGCCCACATACGCCATCGGCGGGGCCGAGATCGCCGAGGCGCTCGTCGATCAGGCGGCGGTCGACGACATCCAGCGGCGGGCCGCCGCGCAGGCCCAGGCCGAAACCGACGAGGCTATCCGCGCGCAGGTCGAGCGCGAGGTCGCAGCCGGACTCTTTCGCACGATCCCTCTTGGTCGTGGCGGCCGCCGCCCCGCTGCCGCCACTCGGCCAGGTGCCACGACACTTGCCCCGGCCGCCACCGCCGCCCCACCCGAAATCAACGTGCAGCCGCAGCCGCAGCCGGCGGCGCCCGACACGCAGGCGACGGCAGAGGCCATGGCGCGCAGTCGGCGCAACAGCGATGCGGCGATACGCGCCGCCGCAATGACGGTCTTCCAGGACGCCGTGGCCCAGCGGCTCGCCCATTTGCCCGACGACTCGCCCGCCGTGCGCGACATCATCGCCGAGTGGTCGGCCGCCACCCGGAGCAACCCGGCCGGCCTCACGCCGGCCATGCTCCGCGAGCGCGCCGTCCAATGGTGGGCCTCGCAGCGCTGGGCCGATGTGCCGCCGGCCGAGCGCGCGCGGTACGCCGAGGGCGCCAAGGCGCGCGCCGACAGCGACGCCATCGTCGCGGCCGAGGCCGCCGTGCGGCATCGCATCGAGGAGAGCACGGCCGAGGCGGCTATGGCTGCCGCGAGCGCGGTGCCGGCGGCGGCCCAGCGGGGTCGGCGGCGGCAGCGCCAGGAGGGCGAGGCCGGCCAGGAGGCCGAAGCCGTCCAGGGCGAGGAGCGGCTCGACGAGGGCGAACAGGCCAAGCGCGAGGCCGAGCGCATGGCCGCTGCGCCGCCGCGGAAGCGCCCGCGGCGCGGGACGATGCTGGCGCCGGGACCGCCGCCGGTGGCCGTGCGCACTGCCGCGGGCGACCTCGTCGAAGTGCCGCGTCCGGCCCTGGCGCCCGTGCCCCAACCGGTCGCCGTCGGATCGGTCCCCGCGGCCGCCGGCACCCGGCCCCAGACCGCGGCCCTCCGACAGCCGGCGTCGGCATTCGGCGCCGCCGCGGCGGCGCGTGCGCCATTGCCGCTGGGCGTGTCGCGAACGAGCGTGCCCGGCGCGGGCCTCCTCGGTCGCGTGGCCTCTGTGCCGTCGCCGCTGTCGGCGACCCTCGTCACGCGCCAGGCCACCGCCGGGCCGACGCAGCGCGCGCCCCCGACGCCGGCCGAGGACGTGGCGCTGCGCCTCCGGCAACTCGCCGAGACGCAGGCCGAGCGCGGCGCGGCGCTCCAACGCCAGACGGCCCTCCAGTGGGCGCGCGGTCTCTGAGACTGCCCTTTTGTGTCCCATTGTTCCTCTTCTTTTTTTTCTTTGGTGCGCCCTCGGTCGAGCGCAGACGCAGCCCGCGACTGCCAACAGGGGACGGCAAGTAAAAGCAATTCCACTATTAAAAAAAACCTTTATTCAAGGGAAATGGCCGACGGGGATAGACGGCGTCGGGTGTGCCTCCGGACGGCCCAGCCCCAAAAGGGGAGAGTCGTCGTTGGAAAAAAAAGGGATCGTGGGGGTCACAGAAAAAAAAAGAGAGCGGCAACGGCCGGGGCCGAACCTCAAGGGCACCCGACGCGCCGCGGGCGGCGCCGACATGGGATAAGGGAGGGGCGTCCACGACAACGCATAAAAGAAAAACAAAAGGGCGGGACAAAAAAAAGAAGACGAGACTTAGCCGCGCGCCTTGCTACCGGAAACCCCGACCCGAGAGGACAAAGAGGCAAGAAAAAAAAAGCACCAGGTATTTTTTCCGTTGTAGTCTTTCTTTTATTTTTGCCTTTTTCTCGCTTTAGATTTCGGCTTGCCTCTTTCGTTGCAAGGCGGCGGCTCCCCCTTTTGTTTCCCTTTTTTTTTCTTTCATTTTTTTCAAACAATCGGCCTGCTGACTTCTTCTTGCGCACCGGGGCAGCCATGTCGGCCAGCGAGTATCCGGGCGCCGAGCAAGAAGCCCAGCGGCTCATCGACCAGTTTGACTCGCTCATGCTCGACGGCGGCCGCCGCCCGCGGGACTGGGCCGAGGTACGCGATCGCACCGACGACTACCGTGACGACGGCGGCGCCCTCGACCGCAGCCTGCGCGTTGCCCCCGGCCGCCGCCGCCGCCGGAGCAGTGGCGGCATGGACGACGACGACCTCGCGCGCGAGCCTTACCGACGCACTGGAGAAGGCAGACGATTCGGCGACGATCCGTTTGTCGATGACACGGATGACATGGATGATCTTGACGGTCTTGGTGACGTGAATGACATGGATGATCTCGATGACCTCGATCGCGTTGGCCCTTATGGAGATGATGGGGACGACGACGACGACGAACAGGCAGAGGAATATGGTGCCGGTCGTGAGGGCGAGACCGAGGGCGCACTGGAAAACGATCGCGCCCGAGAGGCGCGAGGCGACGGCCGGCCGACGGTCGTGCGCGAGGCGACGGACCGCCGAGCGCGCGTGCTCCAAGTGGCACGCGGCGTCGTCGACGACGGCGAGGCGCTGCTCGTGATCGACGAGCACCGGCTGGCGGCGGGCAGCACGGGCGCCTACACCAACCTCAACGGCGCACCCTACCGGACGGCGGACCTCGTCGCCTACCTCTATGCCGAGGAGCCCGCCGACAAGAGCGTGCCGCACACGCGCCAGCGCCTCACGCAGGCCCAGGTCAACGGCCTGCTGGCCCTCGTGGCGGCCGGGCACGCGCACGTCGTGGCGCCGGCCGACGTCGACCACGCCGCCTATGCGCTGTCGTGTCCGCTGCCGGCCGCCGGCCTGCCGTCCGAGTCCGCCGCGGCGATCGACGCCCACCTCGAACAGGCCCTGGTCGACGATGAGCGCGTGCTCGACATGGCGGCCTACCACGTGGCCGCGCTGGCCCACTACGCCGTCGAGATCGCCATGGCCATCGGGTGGGACTACAAGCCGGCGGTCAACTTTGCCGTGGCGCGCTACATCAGCGCCGCCGGCACGCCGCTCCTGGCCGAGGAGGGCGGTCTCTTGCCCGACGAGATCCCGCGCCGACGCCACCCGCACCGCCACGCGACGACCGAGGCGACGTCGCACGGCCGCAGCGCGAGCCACGACGCCCCCGATCTGATGTGCCTCCACCGCGATGGCGGCGACGACGACGATGGTGATCACAACGACGATGCCTTGTCCGACGGCGACCTCGACAAGGGTGGCGGCAGCGAGGAGGGACGGGAGACGGGCGGGATCATCCTGCCGGCCGAGACGCGCGACGAGGCCGTGACGCGGCACCGCGCGCTGGCCGACCGCCGCCGCAGGCACCCGCCCATGGGCATGGACCTCGAACTCGTGGCGGCCGTGCTCCAGGCCGAGGCCGAGGACGGTCTGCCGCGCACGCCCGCCAACCTCGACGAGATGCGGCGGCGCCTGCGCGTGGCCGTCGGCTCGCGCCTCAAGCCCTCCAAGGCCGACCGCAAGATCGACCGCTACGCCGTGCCGTGGGCCTATGGCGTGTGCTGCGCGCTCGACCGGCGCGACGTCGACGAGGTGCTGGGGTCGGCACAGGGCGCGGCGGCGGTGCGCGAGCGTGCGATGCGCGCCTGGACCGCCGAGACGAGCGCCGCCGGCGGCTCCCTCACGCCGCCGGCGGCACCGGCGACGTCAGCGGCGCGCAAGCCGCCGCGACCGCTGGCCCCCTACCTGTCGGACGTCGAATACGCGCAGCGCCTGGCGCGCCTGGAGCCGGCGCTGTTGGCCGCCCTCTCGCGCGTGATCCCCTTGGAGGCGCGCGGCCGGTCGCACCTCGACGCCGGCGACTATGTCATCTACGAGAGCAACCTGGCGCTCGGGGCGCCGTTGAGCCCGCCCATGGGCCACTCGCTGGCGCAAAAGATCATGCGCTTCCGGCGGCAGGCCGGCACCACGGCGCGCGCGTGCGACCTCGCGCCCAAGCCGCCCGCCATCGTCTTTGTGCGCGACTGTCCGCCGCAGGCCCAGTAGACGGCTGGCTCCCTCATCGGTCCTCTTTTGGCCCGGCGACCGCTCTGCCTTTTTTCGCCGTCCTGTCTGACATTGCCTCTTTGGCGTCGTGCCTCTTTGAGGGCGGCCTCGCCGAGACCTTTCCCAAACTTTTTTCTTTTTGGATGCCCGTCCACTAGTTTGCCTTGGTGCACCATGCACTTGGGGTGTTTTTTGAAAAAAAAACAGAAAAAACAATGGCAAACCGCTGTCCGTTTTTTTGCGGGCGTGCGGCCCGATGCCGAGCGGGCCCGCCATTTTCTTTTGTCTGGTCTCCTTGACTCTATTCCGTTAGGGGTGGCCCGCAAGAGGGGGGCGTCGCGCAGGTCCTCCCATTGTCTCTTTGGGCTCGACAAGTAAACAAAAAAAAAGAAAAAACAGGCACCAGAGGCAGCGCGTCCTCTCCGTTTCAAAAAAAAAGGGGCACTTTATGTGGTGTAAAAAAAAAAGAAGAAGTAGGAGGAAATAGCAGGACCAAAGGAAACAAGAATTTGACAAGTGGGGGTACAAGCGGCAGAACATTGAGGCTCGGCCTAGTGGACGCGGCCTTGCAGGCTCGCCAGGTGGGGCGCCATGGTCCGCGCTCCGATGGTCGGGTAGAGGGGCGACGGCGCTGCGGTCGGGAACGCGGGCGTGCTCTTCTGCTGCGTCGGCCGTTGTTGAAAGATGTTGTCGCGCGACCTCGGCGGTGCCGAGGGGCGGGCCCGCACCGGCGCTCTTTTCTGTTGTCGGAGCGCCGCCGACGGCCGGGCGACCGACGGGGCGGCACTCGACGACACGGACGCGGCCAATGCGACGTGGTCCACCTTGGCACCGACGCCAGGGGCCGCCGAGTCGGTGCGACGAGACGACGCTTCGAGCACCTGCGCGGCCTGCGACCGTATGGCCTCGTTCTCGGCGCGCAGGCTCTGCACCTCGCTGCCCAAGAGGTTGAGCGCGGCCGCGATGGCCTGGTTGTTGCTCTCGGTGCGCTTGTTGGCCTCGGCCAGGGCGGCGCCGAGGTGAGCCGCCATCTGTTGGGCCATGGCCTGCACCTGGGTCTCGGCCGGAGCCGGCGCGGTCATACTGCCAGCAGAGGGAGGGGCGGACGGCAGAGGAGTGGCCGGCACCGACGAGGTGTCGCCGTCGTCGAGGACCACCTCGGTGGCACTGTCGTCGGCAGCGCGCTGTCGACGGCGTCCCGACGCCTTGGAGGGGCGAGACGCCGACGGCTCCTTTTTCTTGCGCAGGTACTCGGGGTCGGCGGCCTCGTAGTGGGGCCGCGTGTACTGGATGGTGACGCTCGGGTCGGCGAGCGGGCTGTGGCCGTTGCGCATGGCATCGCGCACCGCCTTGGAGACCTCGCGCTTTTCATGCGCCGCGTTGCAGCACAGGTCGATGATGCGCACGATGCTCAGCGGCCGCGTGTTGCCGATGGCCGGACAGCCGTTCCTGGCGCCCATGTGGTCCTTGGACTGGCAGCCGCACGCCCGGCACACGCACTTGCACCAGCGGTCATAGTAGCGCATCAGGTCCTGGATGAGCGCGTCCTGCACGGGCTCGACCAGATCGTCCCACGCCACGCCGACGGCTCTGTAGGCCTCGAGGATCTCGGTCACCTTGGCCGGCTTGATCCTCTTGCCGCTGTTGGCCCCACCCGTCCGCGTCGTCGTCGCCGCCTCGGATGTCATCTTTTTCTTGGTTGGTCGGTTGAGAGGGAGGTCGGTTGGGGGTCTTGTTGCTGTCGGCGCTGTTTGTTTCTAATGCAAAACACCGTCGCTCCTTTTGGTTTTTATCGCCCCTTTTCATCATTTGGTCGGCCATTGGTCGAAACATAAAAGGAAATAGGTCGGCACATTCATTTCTTTTTTATTCGGTGAAAGAAAAAGAAAGTTCAACGGTCGGCTCGGGGCAAAAGACACCCAAGGGCCGGCAGCCGACGGCATCTCTGGCGGTACGACGGTCCTGCAAATCTGGCGCCAGATTTGCGGGACTTTTGGCTGCCGATAAGAAGGCCGTAAAAAAAAGAGTAAAAAAAAAGAGGCCAGACAGTTTTTACAATGGGGGCGGTGTGCGGTTTCCCTTTCGAGGGGGTCTCTGTCGCGTCAAAGACAAACTGCACACACTTTTTTTCTCAGCGCCTGACGGGCCACCACCCGGCGCTGCTCCCTTTTCTTTTTTCTCCAATCTGGCACCAGATTAAAAAGACCACGGCATCCCTAGACTTTTTAGTCCAGCGGATGGCAGGGGAGTGAGTGTGGGGCGGGGTCGTGTGCGGCAAAAACTATTCTTTTTTCGCGTGTCTTCTCTTTCTTTGTGGCGGGGTGGGGGTCACCAGCGCGCCGTCTTGTTTCTGGCCGCAGGCGCTCCCGCGCGCGCAACGCGCCACAAGAGCCGCCCGGTGCCGGCCCCATTGTCGCAATCAAACCTTTTTTGGAAAATAGACACTTTGGCCGGTCATTGGTTGTCTATGTAAATTTAATATGTCGGCGTAAAGAGGGGGCACATACAAAAGGGACGGGCGGTTTGTCAAAATGCACAATCAACAACAAGGGCTCAGCAGTTGCGCACGCAGCACTTTGTTGACGAACCGACAGCCCCACCGCTACCACTACATACCAGCGAGTCCACATCGACCCATACAGGATGACTGCTCTCGGCAAGCGCACACGAGTGGAGACCGTGACCGCTCTGAACCACAAGGAGGACAGCGACGACGGCGCGTCGGCCGTGGTTCTGGCCAAGCGACCGCGCTGCGATGTGCCCGACTCGGGCGCTGCGGGGATCGTCGCGGGCGACGTGTGGAACGGCATTCTGTGCGACGAGGAGGACATGGGGGCATGCCGTGACATCGTCGAGTCCGTCAAGGCAGGCCGCAGCCTGATCACAGTTCTCGACGAGGCCTATGTCTACCACATCGACCTGGCCGTGATCCAACTCTTTGACGACTGCGAGGCCCTCGATCGCCTGTGTCGTGCGATCGCGCCCTCGTTGCCGCCGCCGTGCGCTGCCACCGCCGCCAACTCGCAGCCCGACAAGCCAGCATACACGATCACTGTTGACGCGCTGCTCTGCAGGGCGGCGCAGCAGGGCCGCCGCGACGCTCTCGCCATCCTCATGCGTCGGCTGGCCGGCGAGTACGACGTGGCAAGGGCCATCGAAATGGCCGACGAGGAGGACGATCCGGCCGCGGTCGAGTTGATCGTCGAGACCCACGAGGACAATGCCGGCGAGGACCCGTCGGGCTCTTGTCGGCGCATCGCATACGCGGCCCTGACGTGCGCCGCCAGTTCCTCGCGGATCGCCCTCATCCACCGTTTTGCCGACAAGTGCGACGTGGACAGCGTCCACGAACTGCTCGACGACCACCACGGCAATGGCGAGGTGTTTGCCGCCCTCTGGGAGCACTCTGTCCTCTGCGCGCACGCCTATTCGGCCTCGCTATCACCGTGCCCGGCGCTCGACCATCTCGCGATGCAGATTGCCAACGGCGAGCCGTGCGCCGACATGTGCGCGTCCTACGATGACGCCGACAGTGACGACGATGACAAAGACGGTGTGGATGACGAGGACAGCAAGGATGGCGGCGAGGATGACGACGAGACGGACGACGACACTGACCGAGAGAGCGACAAGCAGCCACGGTAGCCCAGGCCTCGACGGACCCGACCGGGCCGGCCCCCAATGGCCGCGACTCATTCTCTTTGAGGGATTCTTTTTTGATTTCTACTGTTGTAAAAAAAGGCATCATACGCAGACCACTTGACCCATCCTTTTCCCTCCTTTGCTTTAGGCTCTGTCTTGGCGTCGGTCGCGTGTCATCGAGGGCTTTTTTTTCCTATCCATCTTTTTCTTTTCTTTGCAACCCTACTTTGTAATCCCCATTTCCCTTTTTTTTCTTCTTTGAAGAAAAGGGCGGGGCACGCCCGTCGGTCTCTGACCGCAAACAAATTATCCTCGTGCAAAGTGGCGGGTTCTTTCAAACAGAGGTCCTCGTGTTTTCTTCCTCATCGAGGGCGAAAAACGGCCCTTGTTGTGGACTGCGTCGGGACGCCACCAACAGGGGTTGTCGCTGGCCCATAAAGGTCCCCAACAACGCAACAAACAAAAGAAAAAAGAAAATGGGCGCGCGCAGCCAAGCAAAAAACTCTGGTCAAAAGTCGAGGATCAAACATGACGACACAGCAACTCGCCACCCAGAAAGAAAAAGCCGACGGTCATTTGGCATTAAATTTGCGGTTGGGCGCGGAAAGGAGGCGCGGGGTCGGCTCGTCCCGTGTGGGGGGGGGGGTAGGTCGGCTTGGGTGACCTCTTTTCTGCGCGCGCCCTTGGTCTGCCGCTCTCGACCAAGACGATGGGGCAAACACCGCCGGTGTGATTGTGCTCGGAAAAAGGCAAAGAAAAAAGACAGGCCCTCCCTCCTCCCCCATGCCCAAAAAAAAAGAGAGTGAACTCGCCTTGGCCACTTTTTGCCATCAGGCCCGCGCCGCCAGAAAGCCAAACAATCAAAGTGCGCCTTTGCAGGCCCATGACGAAAGAGACAGACAGAGAAAAGGGGCATATGGGAGGAGGAAAAAGACTGCCAAAAAAAAAAGAAACAAGAGCGACGGCGACGGCGACAACACGCCGTCAGATACAAAAAGGTTTTCAGATGGCAAAAGGGCGGGAATGGGCAGAGGCCTATAGTGGCGTTAGTGAAAGAGGGCGGCGGCAAGAGGCGCGCTCTCGGCCATGGCCTTGTACTCAGCGGGTAGGATCATCCCGAGGTAGCAAGGACCCGTGGCGTACATGCGATCCAGCATATGGCACATCGTCGAGATGGCGCAGCGTATCGGTGCGGTCGCGCTCCCTTGGACGTCGCCCGAGATGACGACGCCATGGGAGCCAAGGCCCGCCAGGAGGTCCAGAGCGCCGCCCATCGACTTGCTTGCGGCGCATGCCTCGCGATCGGCACTGGCCGGACGGGGCGGCACCGTCATGCCGGGCGTGCACCGCGCCTCCACATGGGCCAACGGCCCGCTGGCGCAGCGTGCATCGAGGATGTCTTGGAGCGCACCGCAGAGGCTGCGCGTGCGTAGGATCTCATCGCCCGTCCACGCGCCCGTGCGCCGCGAGACGGCAGCCACGAGGCGCGGCAGCCACATGCGCTCGTAGAACGCCGCGCGTTCGGGCATGTACGTCCGGCCGTTGCCGCCGCCGTCGCAGTAGGCCAGATAGAACGCGGGATGTCGGGCGCACATGGCCAGGAGGCCAGCGAGTTGCGCGCCGGTAAGCGGCGGGTCCGCGGTCCACGCGCGCGCGCCTACAGCCCTGCCCATCACGCGCCACGCGTTGTCGTCCTTGTGCCACACGACGACCGTGTCGCCAGAGAACAATCCAGTTCGCACCAACACCAAGGGCGCTGCCAGGCGCGGCACCGTGGCAAAGATCGGATGGGACTCGACGCGCGCGATGGCGTTGGCGACGACCGCAGACACGACGGCGACGTCGTGTTGGTGTTCCAGCGCCAGGAGGCGCTCCATGTCGACCGTCTCGTCCCATCGCACACAGGACAGCGCGGCGTCGACGAGCGCGTCATCGGCCTCGGCGCAGGGCGCGCGTCCGAGCGTACCGTTTTGGTCAGTCTCGACGTCTTCCCCGCGCATGAATCCCACCGACGTCGTCCCTAGAGTCGCCTCTGGCGTGTCCATAATTCTTTCTTTTTTTTTTCTCTCGACCTTTTTTTATCTTTTCGACGCGTGTGTCTGCACGATTGGGGCAAACAAGGACCCGTCGTGATTTACTCGCTAGCCGCGGCACCAGAGTCGCCAGCCTTTGTTTGTCCTCTTCCCGATCGTTTTTTGTTTATTTTGTCCAGGCGCTCGTTGCTCGGCGCCACAACCTCACGGGACCGGCCAAACCGCAGGCCACGCACAGGAATCCGAATCTGCTTTGTTGTTGTTGGCAGGTCCAAATGTTGGGTCACTGATGGGACCGCTGCCGCTAGACGGCGTCCGGAACAAAAAAAGAACCAACCGTGCGCCTCGCCGTCGCATCCACGATTACGTCGTCCGTTTGGCCCGCGCGTCGGCATCAACAGACCCAGATAACGCAGCGAGGGCGCGCAAAAGGGCGAGGGGAGGCGCCATGCGCATCCCTTCCTTTTTCCTCGCATTGCGCAAAATCTCTCTGATAGAACAACACGCGAGACCTCTTTTCCTTAAAATCGCCGCCAGTACGCTCACAAAAAAACAAAGGAATGGCAAATCACCCGCCTCTAGGCTGTGTGGTTGCGCGCGTTGAAATCGCGGACCCGAATGTCTCTTGGTGCGTGGCTTCTCTCCTTTTTCCCCCTTGGCTGCCCTTTGGCGCCGCTCTTGGCGCGCGCTGGCCCGTCGCACAGTGCCGGCGCTAAAAAAAGGAAGAAAAATGAATTTGGGGCAAGAAGGAATGGGGAGACACTCTTGCTCGCAGTGTCGTCGGTCTGGCCAGACCTCGCGTGCCCGCCGAGTGCTCGTATCATTTTTTGGTCTGTGCTTTGGCGGGCGCGCGGCGATGGCGAATGCACCGCCCCAAAATGCGAGCGCTCCAGTGCACTGATATCGCTCTCTGTCTGTTTTCTCGACGTGTATCTCCATTGTTTTTTTAATGTGGAAAATCCCGCCTTGTACATGCCAACGGTTCAGGGACGACATGGCTCTGCACTATTCGCCGGACGTCGATGCCATCGTCATCCACCTGACGCCGGCCGAGTACGTCATCGACCAGACCTTTGGCTTGGAAGGACCCTCTACGACCTTTCTGGACGTGGACGCGGCCGGCAAGGGCGTCCACATCGAGTTTCTCGACGCGTCGGACGTGTTTGCCTGCCATTTTTACGACCACGATGGCGACGTGGACGGCCGCGGGTGCGTTGCCCCTCGCCTTTATTTTTTGTGTGTGTGTGTGGCGTCCATGCCCTCTCGTTGTTTGTTGCGATCGCGCGCCCGACGAGCCGCTTTTCTCTCTTTCTCTGTTTGCCGGCGGCGGGCGATCGCGCGCACTGCGCGCTACGCGACGAAACCGATTCATTTTTCCCTCTGTCCCTTCCGGCGTTTTTTCATCTTTACCCGTCACCCCTGGCCTCTGCTGATGGCGCTCCCACGACGTGTCCCGTGCGGCCGCCCGACAAAAACAGGCCGCTCGATTGGCGCGTGCGCTGCAAGTCGGACCGCCTGATGCTGTCCTTTGTCGCCGACGCCGACCGCCGCGCCGTGGCCGCGTCGGACATGGAAGAGGGAGTCACCATGCACACCGACGACTCGGGTCGGATCGTCGCCCTGTCGATCGCCGACGCGTCCAGCGTCGTGCACCGCCGGCTCCGCGCACATCTCTGACCGGTATACTCGGCGTGCGTCCTCGATATCGCCCCATCGGCTTTTCCCCCTTTCTGGCGCTCTCTGGACACCAACACGAGACTGCCGCGGCCTCGGCCAACGGGCACACAAAAGAAAAAAAACCCGAGGCCACCGCTTGTGCCGACAATGCATCTTTTCTTTCTTGTGATCATGACCGGCGAGGGCACGGCGCCGCTGATGCCGCCCGTTTGTGTTTTGTTTCACATTTTTTCCGTGAATCGAACGGCAGACAAAGGGGGCGATCGCCTTTGGGGCATTTTTACTTGCGACCGCAGCGGACGCGCTCATGGTGTCGTCCATCCTAAATGATACTCGCACGCGATCCCGATATTGGCGGCGTCGACCTAGCCACGGCCGGTGCGGCCATTTGTTGAAACAGGGAAAAAATGGCCAGGACGCAATGCCCAAAGAGCGCGATCGCCGCCTTTGTTTATCTTTTTTTTATTCATCTCTTTTATAGACAAAAAATGAAACTATTGGACGGAAAAAGAAACATAAATGGGCCGCTGTTGGTTTGGTCGACGGCGCGGCGTCGGGCGACCAAGAGGCAAAACGATCAAAGGGCGATGGCGGTCTCGTCCGCGAGTTGAGATCGCACTCAACAAACCGACGTCGACGGCGTGGGCACGATGGCAAAGCGGTAGACGAGGTCGCGGGTATGCTGGTCGCGGTCGATCGTGAGCACGGCGTGGTGCGGGACGGCCCCGACGTCCGAGGAGGATCGCGACAGCACCAGAGGGCGCACGGCGTCGGCGATGCGCTGGGCGACGCTCTCGGTCGGCGCAAACGGCCCCTGGCCGTCAAAGTCGTGGCCCGACGCGCTGGGCACCCACTCGGTGGGGGTGCCGGTCAGGGCTGCGATGACGCGAGCGAGGGCGACAATCTCGCGCGCCGTCACGTCCGGATAGAGGTCGAGCAGGTCGTCGGCAGTCTGAACTCTGGGCGTCGACGCGGGTCGTTCGGCGGCCACGCGCAGATGCGTGTAGGCGCCGTGGCGACGCAAGGCGCACAAGAGCACGCGTCGCTGGCCGCCGACGCGTTGGCCGACCAAATGGACCGTTTTCTTGACGAGAGCGAGCGGTGCGCCAAGGTCGTGCACGGCGATCGACACGTCGCCGGCGGGCTGCGCGGTCCACTGATGGGGCACGTCTGCGAGCGAGTCGGCGATCGCGAGCACGCAGACGGCCTCTGCCGTGGTCATGTCCGGATAGAGGCCCAGCAACGCGACCGGGCTCTGATCGGTCGCCTGATGTCGGCCGGACGGCGGCGTAACGGGCGACTGGGTGCGCACGAGCAACGCCGTCTCGTCAACGGTGCCTTCTTCCATGCGGTCGGCCGTCTCCTCGTCGGCGTCGATCGGTTCGGTCGCATAGGAGAGGTGGAGCAGGCTACTCTGGAACTCGTGCGATCTGGGCGAGAGGACGAGGCGTCGCGCGCCACTTCCCGAACGGTTGACGGCCTTTGCGAGGGCGCGCACGGCTTTGGCGATATCGTTCTCGGTGACCCACACGGATTGCAAAAGCGCAGTGCGGTCGAGCACGTACGGCGGCAGCCATCTCTGCGCGTGGGCCGACATCGCACCGCATAGTCCAGCGACGACCGAGCACGAGGGCGAGTCCATCTTTGGATACGTGGCTTGGACGGCGGCGGCGATCTTTGAGCCGGGCGGCGATCCAAAGGTGCCGGCCGGCACGATCATGGCGCCGGGCAGGTCGGCGCCCGGTATGACCGCAAAGTAAAGCACCCAGCCATGGCGCTCTTGACGCACCCCTAGGGCGACGCGGCGCTCGCGGCCCAGATGGACCGAGCACGCAAAGTCGCAAGCGATATTATCGACAATGTGCCGCGTGGTAATGCACAGGAACATGCCCGGACCGACGCCGACGGCGCCGGCATCGTCGCACGGCGACCAGTCGTGGGGCACATCGAGGGCGGCGCTGACTTGTGCCATTCGATCAATGTCCTTTTGGTCCAGCGGGCCGTACATGTCGCGCAGCGTCGAGTCGCTCGGGAGACTGCCTCTCGCGCAGACGAGAGCGGAGACGGTCGGGTTCATGTCTCGGGATGTTGTTGGGGCGGTTGTAGGTGGTCTGGGTCGTGGCTGCCGAGGGTAGCGGGCGGCCAACGTGTCGATGTGTAGTATGTGGTGTTTTTTCGTGGGCCTTTTTCATAGAGAAGATCAGTGATGCCATTGGTCAGATCCCAGCGCAATTAACCAATCATAAAAAAAGAGTATATTTCCTGGTCTTTTTCTTGCACACTTTTCTCTTGACGTGGCTGGGTCGGTCGGCCGCCGGGACTGTGGTCTAGGGCGTGTGCGCACAGGCAGCAAGACAGCGAAACCACAAGGACGGACGGCGGTCTCTGTCGCGTGCACAAAAGAAAAGAAAAGAATCGTCGAGAGCGATCCGTTGCCTTTTTGGGATCGCACGCAACAGGGATGACGGCACAAGCAAAAAAGAAGGGAAAAAAGAAAAGGATAAAAATGAGTCGCCTTTGTTCTTGACTTTTTTGAAAACCGCCGCAGCGCGACCAAAAATGCAAAAGCCGACCCTTCTTTTTATTTGTAAAAAATGGCAAAAGGCCAAAAAAGGAAAAAGAAAAAAAGAGCGATGCGACGAGACAACAAACAGGACCGTCGCCAAAAGGCCGGCGTCGTGCCAAAAGGCCGGTGTTGCGCCAAGGGGCCGGCCCCAAGGTCGCATTGGCCACGACACAAAAGACGGCTCGGCACCGTACTTTTTTTTCCTACGTGACGACGACAACGATAACGACGGCGACGAGAACCTAGGCGTTGACAGACTCGAAAAGCCAGCCGCGCTCGGCGACGCTGCACGAGGGCGCCAGCACCACGCGGCTGCCCACGCCGGCGTTGCCGTCCGGCCGCAGGCAGCCGCCCAGCGCCACGTTGTAGATGCTGCCGGGAACCGCGTTGCCGCCCACCGTATCGCGCGCGGGCACCCACGAGCCCGTGGCCGTCGTCGCGGGGACGCCCACGTAGACGGGCACGGGTCCGACGAGGGCGGTCGCCGTGCCGGTGCTGAGCGCCGAACCGGTCGGCAGGGTGAAGGAGCCGGCCACGCCGCCCGTGGCCGTGGCCTCTGCATAGGTCCACGTCGGCGCCGCGGCGGCGGCCACCAGGACGGCCGGGCTGTCGGCGGTTGCGCCGGCGCCCAGGTAGAGGCCCGTCGAGCCCCAGAGGATTTTGTAGCGCCCCGCGGGCAGGGGCACGCCCACGGGAGCCGGCACGCCGCCGCGCGGCCCCACGGGGGTCACGGGCAGGAACGGAGTCGCGTCGGGCCTGCGGCGGCCACGGCGGATCTCAAAGATGATGGCGCCGATGACCACGGTGAGCAACATGGCGGCCACGATGGACCCTATGATGCCGCCCACGATCCAGCCCCAAGGGACCGATCGCCGCGGCGGCGCAGACACGACGCCCGCGGCGACCTCGGGTGGCGCTGCGACGACGGCGGTGGTCTGTTTGACGGGTACGGACATGGCAGGCGTTGGCTGTTTTTTTTTCCTGCGCCTCTCTCTTTCTTTTCTCCCCTTCCCTTTTGCCCCGTCCGGGTCGCAGTGGGCGAGGGCCGACGGACCCATTCACCGCACGCCAGGCCGCCTCGACCGCACTCCACGTGGCGTCGCCGATCCCCTTCCTCGTCCCCCACAAGCGCCGGTCAGCGGCGACGACAACAGTGGCAAACAGTGTCTTTTGTCTGACCCCTCGCCATCTTTGATTCCCCCTTTTTTTGTTTTTCCTCTATTTGTCTTTTGCCTTTTTTTTTTACCACACGCAGTCGGCTGCCGGTCGGTGTTGTGCCAACAGGACCCGTCCCCCATTTTTTTTTGCGAAAATGCATGCCCACAACAAAAAACCACAAACCACCGCCGCAACGAAAGTGCGACGGGGGCAAAACTTGGAAAACAGAGCGTCGACAAGCGTTGGTCGCCACCTTATTGTGCGACCCTTTGGGTCGACCGTGCGCCGGCGGGTTTCGGCCGCAGCCCGTCGACCTCCCAAATAGGACACAAAAAAAGGCACTGTCGGTCAACTTTTTTCGCGACGGCCTGGCACCCCTTGGCGTTGTCCCACACTTTTTTTTACGTGTCGACGTGTGGGCATGCGTGCAGTTCCTCCTTTGTCTGTGGCCACAAAAAAGGCATCAGGCGCCAACCTTTTTGCGCGCCGTCGACCCTGGCCGCACCAAAAAATCGCAGAGCGCCGTCTTTGATTTTTCTTCCCCTTCGACCCCCGCCTCTTGGCGATTTGATCAGCCGCGATGCCGACTGGACGACCCGTCCTTTGCATATTTTTTTTCCCAACCGCGAAATGTGGTCCTTCTGTTGTCTTTTGTTGATTTTTTTTATTGACAAGGAAAAAAAAAGAGGATCGACAGAATGGGCCACTGGCGCGCGTGCATCCTCTGGGTCTCCTCTGGGATGAGCCAGGGAACAATATATGGGGCTCACCCCTGCGAGGCCGAGATCTGCCCGCCATCCACGACAAAGACCATGCCGACAAACATGTCCTGATCGGCGTGGGCGATGGGACGCGGCGCGAGCACCGACGGGTGCGTGATGCGAAGGCGGCGCGCGAGGCGCAGATCGCCGACGGCCACGGCTTCGTCAAAGGCGCACCAGGCCGCCGTCTCGCCGTCGACGCCCGAGAGGATGATGTCGGCCATGTCGGTGCGGCGCGCCACCAGGGCCAGCGAGAGCGCCGACGCGCGCCGCTGCCAGAGGGGACACCACGTGCGCGACGGCACCGCCGCGCAGCCGCGGTCGCGCAGCCAGCGCACGCAATCGAGACGCCCGGCGGCGACGGCCTCTGCCAGCGCGTTTGAGCGGCGGCCGGTCGGCGAGTGGCCTATGGGCGCCTCCCACGCGCGCTCCAACACGGGGATGTGGCCGGCGGCCGCGGCGGTCTCCACGGCGGCGGCCCACACCTTGTAATGGCGGCCGCCGGTGACGAGATCGAGCACGGACGGCGTCGCGCTGTCAAAGCACCACATCGCGTCGAGGAGGTCGACGCGGCCGGCTCCCGCCGCAGCGCGCGCCGCGATCTTGATGCCCTTGGCGACCTCAAAGTAGGGGAGGTTGGCGTGCGCGGCCGGGTTCGATGCCAGGCTCGCGGCCTCGGCCAGGCGCCCCAGGTGCAGGAGATCGCCGACGACGCGTCGGTTGCAGGCGCCGGCCAGTTGCTGCGCAAACCCCCGAGCGCCGTCAACGTCGCCCTCGGCCTGGCACCGTCGGTGCTGGGCGTCGGCAAGCGCGAGCGAGCCGGCCCGGTCGGCGTCAAACGGGGGCGTGTCCGGCGCCGCATTTATAAAGCGCTGGACCATGAGGGGCCAGTTCTTGCCGAGTTTGCGGCAGCGCTCGGCGGTGGCGAGCCTGGCCTCGATCGGCGCGCGCGCCCACACCTCATCAAAGCGGTTCATGGCGTCGATAATTGTCGACGCCGGCACCGGCCTCGACACGTCGTGGATGGCGAGCGGCAGCGCGGCCATGGCGCGCAACAGCGCGTCGTCGGACCCGACGGCGATCGCGCGCGCCTCCTCCCACGGCGCCGGCGGCACGGACGGCATGCCGAGATGATCGGCGAGCCGCGCCACCACGTGCGGGTGGCCCCTAGCGCCTGCGTCACAAATGCACGCGGCCCAGTCCACCGGCTGCGAGGGGGCGCGGCGCTCCAGTGCATATTCGAGGCCGGCGAGGTCGCCGGCGGCGCACATGCCCTCGACCGTGGCGTCGGCGTAGCGTCGCGCCTTTAGGTCGCCCGCGCTGAGCACGTGAAAGCAGCGCGCGGCGCACAGACACGCGCCGAGGTCATAGTCGGACGGACACCACAGGAGGATCTCGCGCCACAGTTCAGCGGGCAGCCGATCCCATCGGGGCGTCGCGTCGGCCTCGTGGTCCGCAGGATGCGGTGGCGTCTCTTTCATCGCGCAGAGTTTGCCCTCGCGCCCGGCACCTTTTTCCCCCATACGTCCTCCTTTTTTTTTGCTAAAACTCGCACTTTTTTGCCGCACCGGCGTGCCTTTTGGACCATGGCCGTAGGCGATCGCTGCGCAAGAGAGCGATCCTTTTTCTTTTTTTTTTTCTCCCGTGCCTTGCAGCGCAGCGGCCGTTGGCCGCGTTCGCCTTGGCCAGTGCCCACGTATGGTCAGTTGACCGATGGTCGACCACGGACCTTGGCCATTTGGTTTGGCGTGATTGAGTTGGAATGTACGAAACTTGTGCCGACAAAGCAAAGTAGAATAAAAGGACCGCGGCGTGGACACGCGCACAAAGTAAACTCCCTTTGTGCGTTCCGGCTTGGGAGCGAGCGCACACTCAAACCCAAATGCGAGTGCTGCGACCGGTCCGCAGCCGCACTTGGACTCGACTCGGAATAACCAGTTTTATCCAAGCATTTCCGTTTTCGTACTGACTCCATGCTGTTTATTGACGACCCGACCCGACCCGACCCCACCAGTGTCGACCAAAGTCGCACCCAACCGACCATTAGCCGAAAACAAAGTGGCCCGTCAATCAAATCGGCCGCCGCGCGCGCCGGGGGACCCTGGCTGTGTCGTCTCTCCCAACCCAAGCAATAAAAAATGGCGTGCAGCAAGCCGCTGGTGCAAGGGAAACCGAACCGCAAGCAAAAAAAGGCAGGGTTGTCATTTGAGGGCCTTTTTTAGTAGGTCGGTCCGATTGGTCCTCTTTTTATGCAGACGACAAATCGTCGACAGCAGAAGGCCCAAAAGGGTGCGGTCGGATGGGCGGGACACGGTCCTTTGCTTTTGATCGTGCCCACACGGAGAGCAGTGCCGCAGGGGCCCACAAAGAAGAGCCAACAAAGAGACACGACGCTGTGCCATCACGAGCGCCACTCCAGCAATTGGGCAAAAAAAAAAAGACACACAAGCGCGCGGTCGGCCGTCGTCTTGCGACGACAGGCAGACACAGCATGAAGCCGGCCTTTGGCGCGCTCGAACACGCGGTCGAGGTCCACGGCGGCGGTGTGATGGCGTGTCCGGCGCGCATCTTGGTCAAGCGCCTTCCCAAGCAGGCCACGGTGGCGCTTCTCCACAAGCGCATCGCCGCGGCCCACGCGAAAAGATACCCCACGCGCCCGACCCTGCACTTTGGTGCGAGTCACGACCTCGTGGATTCGCACGGGACCGCGCTTGCCGCCTCTGACAAGGTTGCCTTTTCTTCCCCGTTGTGTGCTTTTTCTTTTGTCTGTGTCGTCGGTCACCTTTTGTCTTTTTTGCGTGTGCGCGCGCATCTTTGTTTCTTTTTTGCTCTGCTTTGCGTACGTATTGCCGCGTCTCATTTTCGCGACCGTGTTTTTTTCTTGTTGTTGGTGTTTTTTTCGTGTTCGCGGGCGTGTGGCACCGGGGGCACAGGTAACCGAGGCGCTGGCACGCCACGACCCGGCGCGTCCCCTGACCGTTGTCGTGCGCGCTTCGGCTGGACCCCCCGCGGGCTCGCCCGCGATCATCTATCGCACCAGAGACGACGACAACGCCGCCGCCCAGACAAATGCGCCGACTGTCTGCCGAACGGGGTCGGACCGAGACAGCGCCGACCCGAGTCTGCCGCAAGAAACGGCGATTCGGGTGACACAGCAGACGTGCGACGAGCGCTGGATGCCGGCCATCGACATCGTGCGCGCCATGACCGCCCACGTGTGCAATGGCAACGAGCGCGCGGTCACGGATCGTGTGATGGATAAGGTCTGTCGCCGCGTCGGGCGACTCGATTGCATATCGCTCCCTCGGACGTACAAGGCCGGCACCAACATCACCCGACACATCAAGACGGCGGTCGTTCGAGCCTCTCGTCTCGATCAATTCATCGACACTGTCGCGGTCGTCGTGCACCCGACCGATCCCGGAGCGGCGACTCTGCTGGCCGAACTATACAAGGCACACATCGGTGACGCCGCGCCGTCGGCACCCGGATCGCCAGTCGCGCGTCATCTAACCGAGGAGGACCCGCCCTCGGAGGAACCGCCGGTTGCGCGCGATCCAACCTCGGGCGATCGGGCCGGCGCCGGCGGCGATGACAATGCTGGCGGTGACCATGACAACCCCGACGGTGTGGAAACCCGCGCGATCCAGACCGACACCGCAGGGTCGAGCGCGCCGTCGCGTAAGCGGACTCGCGCGTGCATCGCTGCAACCTCGTCTAGCGCAGACGACGACGACAAGGCCGAGAGTGAGGGCGACGACAATACCGACCGGGACCGCCGGCTCACGCAGCGCCGGCGCACGCGCCGACGTGCACCCTCTGCATCACAGCGGGCCGCCGAAAGGACGTGGACCGATCGGCCCCTGGATTGGCGACCCAACGCTGACTCTGTCGGCGACAGCGATAGGGCGTGCCATACGGCCACTCGTGTTGCATCGCCTCGCGCTAGGCAGTTTGTCGCCGTCGACATGTCGAACGCCGCGCTCACCGAACGCAGCCGCAGGTTTGCCCAGTCGGTGTTGCCCACCGCCGCCTCTGGCCTTGACGGTCACCCCAACAACAGGAACGTCGACGTCGTGGACACGGCCGACGACAATGGCGGCGTCGCCTGCACACGCATCAAGAGCGAAAGGCCGCACGGCAGCGACGACGACGACGACAAGGACGGATTAGACGGTGACGGCCACCAGGAACAAAGCGATTCGGACGACCACGACGGCGGACGGCGGCAGCAGAGGGAGGCGACATTTGAGCGCAAGTGGAACCGCAGAGTGGCCAGCGACGTCATAGAGCGCGCCGACGCCGTCGGCGGCCCGGTACGCCTGTGGGAGACGCGCAACGGCGTGTGCAGGCTGAGCCTCGCCGTGGTGGCATCGCACGAGATTGCCGGCATGTGGGAGGTGGTGGGCGGGCGTGTCGACCCGCATCGGCCGGCTCCCGGCGCCAAGGAAGAGTGGGTCGAGCGCGAGCGCGTGATTGGCCTGATCGCACAGGCCCTCTCGTCGCCGGCGACGGCCGTCACCGTGGGCGTTGCCATGTCGCCGACCTCTTCCGGCGCCGTCACCATCGCCGACAGCGGTCTCTTTGCTCTGTGCCGACGGCGTCTCGCCCGCGAGGGCGGCACGACGATCTATGCGCGCCTGACGGCGTTGATGCGCGAGGCGGCCGACACGCCCTGCGCCAAGGCGTGTACGCAACTTGCCGCTGCCATGAGCGTCTCGGTGTAACCTCTTTTTTTTTTGTTAACGAAAGAAAAAGAATGGCACGCATAGCCGCGGTTCGACAAAAGACATTCCGGCCTGCAGGGCGACACTTTACGGTGGACAACAAACAGGTAGACGTGGCGCTTGCAGCGATGGTCAATGGCCAGCCGGCCCGTTCGCGGTTGGGCCGGTCGGGCCGGTCGGGCCGGCTGGCCAACTCGGCCCCTGACGAGAGCCGAGCCCGCCAGCACTGTTTTCTAAAGTGTGAATAAATCATGCACGGAGATCACGACCAGTCGCATTCGGGATCGCATTCGCGCTTGGGTCCGTATATTCTCCGAGCACATTTTTTGCCCACGATCGATTCACGGCTCGCAAAAAGTGTTGGCATGTTTGACTCTCGTCGATGTCGGCTTGGCCGCGGCCCGGCCGGCTCGAATTCTGCGGCTAGCCGCCAAGTCGCGAGTCATTGGTGCGCGCCGAGGACGTCCGCACAAAATGGCCACACAAACAAAAAAATGACCATGTCGACATGACCACGACCGTCGGCCGGTTGACGATCGCTGTGATTGGGCCTGGGCGTTGCGACCAAAAGATAAAAGAGCGCACGGTGGAGAGGCGGCCGCAAACAAGAACACCGACGGCAGAGACCCCCCTTTTCTCGCCTCGCCTGCCGATCCCCATCCCAACACCGCACATGTCCTACCGGTTCACCTTTCCCGAAACCACGCTGTCCGACGGCCGGCGCGGGGCCATGTTCTTTGACTATGGCCCCGACATCGCAAGGGGCGTGGCGCAGTACAGGGCCGCCTTTTGCAACGAGTTTCCGATGCCCGAGGGCGAGACCGACCTCGCCGCCCACTTTGTCGCCGTGGCCAGGGACTTTCCGCTGGTGACGATGGTCGACCCCGGCACCGGGTTTGACTGTCTGCGCGTCGGCAACGTGCCCTTTGACCCCGAGTACAAGCGGTTCAACATCCTCATCGATCCGCGCGGCAACAGCATCATCGCCAAATTGGTGGCGAGAGATCGCCAGGAGCGTGCCTCTGCGGATCGGCCCGAGCCCGCACGGCCCGACAACAAGAACAACACCAAGAAAAAGAACCAACGGCGGCGACTGCGACGCCGTGCCAAGGCCCATCGAGCGGCGGCCGCTCCGACCGTCGTGTAATGCCGGTGTCCGGTTCTCTTTTGCGTCAATAAAAAAACAAGATTAAAAAGAGACAGACCCACAACCTTTTTTTTCTCTGTGTCGGTTGTATGGTTTTTATTTTCTCTATGTCGGCTGATTGTTTTTATTTGGGTTTTCTTGCGTCTTTTTTTTCTTTTCAGTGTGTCTCTCGCTGGCCGCAGCGGGACCGACCGGCGCTTGCGGTCTTGGGTCGCGCGAGCCGCCGTCGTACCATTTGGCCTGTGCAAGGCCGATCAGGCGGCCGGCTTGCATAGGAGATGCGGACCGTCGGGCCTGAGCATAAAGCGCACGGCGCACGTAAAAGGCCGCGTCGGGTCGGGCGCAAACTCGACGACGTCGACGAGCGCCGCGATCACCGTGCGTATTTCGAGCAGGGCCAACTTGCTCCCCGGACAGGCGCGCGGCCCAGCGCCAAACGGGAGGCTACCGCACGCGACGCGGGCACCGTCGCCGCCCTGTGCGCCGGCAAGCCAGCGCTCGGGTCGAAAGACGTCCGGGTCGGTCCAGTGGCGCGGCGCGCGCGATATGCCGATGCCGTTGACCAGGATGCGCGTGCCGGCGGGCACCTCGACAACGCACGGGTCCGGATCGTCGCACGTCGCCGGCGCCTCGATGCGCAGGTCGACCTCGGCGCGGCGCGAGACGGCAAATGCCGCCGGGTACAGGCGCATCGACTCGGACACGCAGGCGTCGAGCAGCGGAGTCGTCGCACCGACGCCCACGCGCCCGCCCGTTCCCGCAGCGGCCGCCGTGCGCACCTCGTCGCGCACGCGGGCCTGCACGTCGGGGTGCGCGGCCAGCAGGTGGAGCGTGTAGGCCGCCGTCGCCGCCGTGGTCTCGTAGGCGCCAAAGGTCACCAGGAGGGTTTCGTCGCGCACGGCGTCCTCGGTCCCGTAGACGTCGGCGCCCTTGTCCAAGAGGATGGCCGCCAGCGTGGGTCGGCTGCCGTCGTCGTCATCATTTGTATTGTCCAAGCGCTGGCGGGTCTGCGCGACCACCGTGCCAATGACGTGACGCACACGTGCCAGCGCGGCCTTGTGCGCGGCCGTCGTCGGCCGCAGGGCGTTGCACGGCTTGAAGGAGCGGACGTTGAACTCGCCAAACACCGTGTCGAGGTCGCGCATGAACGCGCGCAGGTCGAGGTCGGCGGGCAGGTCGCCGCAGGTGAGCCGGAGACTCACGCCCAGCACATAGGGCATGAGCCAGTCGAGCATCATGTCGTGCGATCGCGGGCCTGTCGTGGCCGTGTCGCCCTCTGACATCGAGGAGGCGCTCGACGCCATGGCCGCCAGGGCGGCGGCCATGCGTGCGGCGTCGGCGGCCATGACGGGCGCATAGTCGCGCAGCGCCGGCGGCGACAGAAAGTGGCCCGAGAGCAGCGTGCGCCGCCTGGACCAGACGGCCCCGCGCGTGCTGATCAGGCCCGTGCCGATGACGCGCGCAATGTCGTCGACGGCCGCCGGGTCCTGCTCGGCGCGGCTGCCGCCCATGCGCAACAGGGCCGTCGCCAGCGCGGCGTCGTTGAGCACGACCATGTCGCTGCCCAGCGGTCCCGCCGGGCCGATGCGGAGCCAGACGGCGCGCGGCCCGTGGCGCGCCAGGGCGATCAGTCGCTCGTGCAGGGTCTCGATGGGCGCAAAGAAGCGCGCATGGCCCCACAGCCAGTGGCCGCCGGGCAGCGTCGGCCGCGCGCCGTTGGCTGTCCTTTGCCGCGCGGCCGCCCACCACCCGACGGTCGCGGCCACCGCCACCGCCGTCGCCAGCCACCACCACATGTCGTCTGCCCCTTGCTTTTGTCTTTTTTTTCTTTTACGCTCTCTGTTTTTTTCGCGTTGTTTTTGAGACGTGCTCTTGTCGTATAGCCTGTTTGTTGTTGTTGTCGTTGGTGTTGTGACCGTTGTTGTTGCGGTTGCCGCGTACCGAGTAAAAAGAAAAAAATCGTGTATCCAAGGCGCGTCGCGGGGCCGAGGGCGGCGCGACGGTGCACGCGCATGCCGCCACGCCCAATAGATGGAACGGTCATGTTTTTGACGGTGTCGTGTTTGCTGTTTGTTCTCTTTTTTTTTCCAAATCTTTATTGTGGCGTCGGTCGCCCGCCAGACACAGTTTGCCCAATGGCCTCGATGCGGGCGCGACCCTGGGCCGTCTCCCTCTCTTTCAGGCGCGCACTGACTGCGACAAAGGGCCGCACCCGCCATGCCGGCCAAGGCGATCAAGATCGCGATTTCCAAATGGGGACCAGCCGTCCTTTTGCAACACGAGAGGAGATTTTAATGTCGACCCTTTTTCGGCCGCCCCATTAAACTGGCCGCACGGCATTACGTTCCATCCGGTCCCGACAATTTAATGCAAGCACACACACTTACTCGTCGTCGTTGTCATAATTGTCTTTTGCGGAGCGGTCAATGCGTTCAGAGCATCCGGACCTGTCCGGTGCAAAGTGACGCGCAAAGGGATAGCGGGCCACGGTGCCGCCCGGAAATCGCACGAAAAAGGGGCGTGGCGTGGTTAGCAGCGCCTCCATGGTGATGTCGTCCTAATCTACCGTCCGCGGGGACAGAGGCCTGCGCGGATTGGGCGATATCAACGGTCGAAAGAAAAAAGTTAACAAAAAGACAGCAACGCGCATTTACCCGAGTGGCGCATCCGCGGGCGCCGCAGGGTGTCGAGTCGACATGTGGGGCGCTCCTGTGCGTTGTTGCCAACCAGGGAAAAAAAAGAAAAAGAAAAGGGACGGCGTGCCTTGGGTCGTGTTTGTTGGCACCCGGTTGGGCGTTGGCGTCATGCCAGCAGCCCGGCTCCTTTTTTCGTGTTGACTAATAAACAGGAAAAAAGACCTAGCCGAAACCAAAAGCATTGCCAAAAAGAGATTACTTTCTTTTTTTTTTTGTTGTTTTTTCTGTTTTTTTCTTTCATTACCACTCCTCTGGGTCGGGGGAGGCCAGTGCGATCGCGCGAGATCGGCCGAGGAGGCGCACGCACTACGAGGGCCGGGCGATGGGCGTGCACAGGACGCTGTAGCGGTGGGGTCGCATAACAAAGGCCACGCGGCGCTCCAGCACGGGGCGGTCGGGGTCGGGCGCAAAGCGGAACCGATCGAGCAGGGCGGCCAGGATCAACTTCATTTCGAGCACGGCCAGGCGTCGACCGGGGCACGACCGCCGGCCGGCGCCAAAGGGCAGGGACGCATACTGGTCGGGTCCCTCGCCGCCGCCGGCTGCGTCGTCGTCGGTGCGCGCGCCCATCCAGCGTTCGGGGCGGAACGCCGTCGGGTCCTCCCACGCGCGCTCGGCGTTGGACATGCCCAGGTTGTTGATGAGCAGCCGCGCGCCCGCGGGCACCACGTGGACGTCGCCGAGGGGCAGGTCGCGCGCCATGCGCCGCGTGAGCATGTGCGTGATCGGGTGGATGCGCATGGCCTCGCGCAGCACGGCCTCGGCCAGCGGCATGGCGCCGAGGGCGTCGTGCGCGCCCGCCGACCCGCGGCGCCACTGCGCGGCCTCGGTGCGCACGCGCTCCTGCACGTCGGGGTGGTGCGCCAACAGGTGGATGGCATAGGCCAGCGTGCTCGACGTGCTCTCAAAGCCGGCAAACATAAAGAGGATGGCCTCGGCGCGCACGTCGGCCTCGCAGGCATAGGGGTTGCGCGCGGCGCGGCGCGCCTTGATCGCCGCCGTCGATGCGTCGTCGTCATCGTTGGCGCGCCCGGCGACGGTGTGGCGGTCGTCATCCCGGCCCGCCACGAGCGTGCTGATGAGGTCGTGGCAGCCGCCGGCGCCCGTCTCGGCGCGACGCCGCACCAGGCCGTCGATGTAGTCGCGCGCGCGTCCAAAGGCAGCCCGGTAGGCCGGCGACGTGGGGCGCAGCGTGCGCAAGAGGCGAAAGGTGCGGTCGTTGACCTCGTCAAACACGAGGCCCATGTCGCGCGCCAGCGACCGCGGCACGGGCGTGTCGTTGTCGGTGCCGTCGTGGTCGGTGGCGACGTCGACGCCGCAGATGAGTTCCACGATGATGGCCAGCATGAGCGGCACCAGGTGCTGCGTGTAGAGATCGACCGGCGCCGTCGGGTCGGCGCGCGACCCGAGGATGGCGACGGCGCGCGCGCTGTGGCGGTCGACAACATGGGCGGCCGCGCCCAGGGCCTTGAGCGAGAAAAAGGTCGACAGCACGTAACCGCGGCGCGCCTGCCACGCCGGGCCGTCGATGCCCAGGAGGCCGCGGCCCATCACCGTCTGCACGTTCTCCATGATCTCGGGCTCGTGCGCCAGCGCCGCTCCGTTGGCCGCGGCAAAGGCCTCGCGCACCAAGACGGGGTCGCTGAGCATCACGATGGGCGGCGACAGCCAGGCGGGCAGCCACGCGGGACCGACGCGCAGCGTGACGGCGCCCGGATGGTCGCGCGCCAGCGGACCCAGCCGCTCGTGCAGGCTCTCGATGGGGTGCAACAGCGATCCGGCGTGGCCCCACAGCGGATGCGCGCCGGGCAGCGTCGGCGGGAGGCGCCGGCCATCGGGGCGTGCGCGCCTCCACGCGACAGCCACAACAAGAAAGAGGACCGTCGCGGCGAGCGCGGCCAGGATGATCGTCATGGCGGTGGCACAGAGCAACAAGACAACTGTTTGCGTCGCCTCATCGACACGCGGTGACCACAACACACAGAGGGGGAGAGAAAGTCAAAAAAAAATAGAGGAAAGAGATGGTCTGGCCTCGGTGGGTGTGCATCGGCGTGCCTTTTTCTTTCGACAACCTCCTGAAAGTCGATTTGTTGCTTTTCCTTTTCCGGCCTCCTGTCGTCCCTTGGAAAGGTGCCCGGCTATCCTCTGCGTCGTCCTTGCTTTACTGTGCGCGGCGCCGTCAATCGCGGCCCGGATCACGGCAGCCAGCGTCGCGCTCGGCAGGACCGTCGGTCGTCGCCGCCGACATTGGCTACCGTGTCCAAAAGAGACGTTGCCAACGACAATTTCCTATGGCGCTTTTGCAAGGATCTCTCTTTTTGGCTTGCGCGCGCGCACGTGCCCCTCGACCGCTGGGCAAGGCATCACGGGCCTGCATGGCAAGACCCCCACCCAAAAAAGGATCAAAAAAACCAAATACATACGGAAAAAAAAAGGATTTATCAGAGCCAACAAAATTTTTTTCGCCCGGCAGTCTGCGCACGACGGTTGCGCTGAGGGTCTGTCCTTTGGCGGGCTATTTTTTTCGCGGGCCAGCATGCGCGCCATTGTGCCGCGCGCAAACCTTTGCGAAAAAGACAAGCGAGAAACAATAAATGCTCAAGGAAAAAAAGACAAGAAAAACACAATGGGAAAAAGAGATGATCGCACCGACCCAATCACAAAAAGAGGCGACCGTATTGGCGCGCGCACAGGCGGCGTCCTTGTGCTGCTTTTCCCCTTGGGACACGCCGTAAGGGACGCGCGCGCCGCTGCGTGACGACAACGACCAACGGCGCCTCCCCAAGGGCATCCCGCGATTTGATTGTTTTTCTGGTGCCCGAGACCAATCAGCGCCGGGGCGCCGGCGACGTGAACGGCTATAAATAGACGATGTGTCCGCTTTTGGCATCGACCCCCTGATCTCGTCCCCCGCGTACCTCGCGTCACAACCTCTTGCCGCCGAGCCGACACAGACGCCTCTGTCTCTTTTCTTTTTCTCCCCTCGACGCTTTTTTCCGCCTCGCTACTGATCCCGTCCTACGATGACGCGCGCGACATCAACCCCTCACCGCACCGCGTGTACGGTCGGCCTCGCGGTCACGCTGGCCGTGTGCGCGCTGATGGCCGCCCACGGCACCCTGGCCGTCGAGTTTGGCGGCAGCCCGATCATCTCGTATGGCCAGCGCTTCAAGATCTTTTCGGTGGCCCTCGATCTCTTTTGTCGCACCGACTGCGCCCAAAAGGACTGCGCCGTGTTTTGCGACGTGCACGTGTCCAACGCGACGCAGGCCACCTACTTTGTCCTGGGCGGGTCGTGCGGGCGCGTCGTGCCGTCCAACCTGACGATGGCCTCGCTCTACGCCTTTGACGGCGGTTCGTGCGCGTCGGGGATGGGCTCGATCAGCAACCCAAATGGCTTCCGATGCGCCAACCCGCAGTGCGGACCGACGGCCGCCAGGTTCAACATCATCAACGACCTGCCGCCGTCAGACGGCTGGCTCCGTGGCAACGACACCATCATCCACATGCGCGACGCGCTGTCCGACTCCACGTCGAATTGGTGCACGGCCCTTGCGCCGCCCGGCGGGCTGTGGTGCGGTCTCTGGGCTCCCTATGGCGGCTTCAAGTTTGTCATTGACGAATAGGTTCGGGCGCGCCCGCGCCGCCGTCTCGGGTCCTTGTGTCTCGCCGTTGCCGTTTTTTTTTCATATCCCCTTCCCATCCACTTTCTTGTGCCTGCTCGATCGCCTGGCTCTTCTTTTTTTTTTGTTTTGCAGCCCCGTCTGCGCTCCCTGCTCGCGCGCGCAGAAAAAAGCAGAGATGGCTACAAATAAAAGAAAGCATACGCCAAACCATTGCCGCGATTTTTCGCCCATTGCGTCTGATTTTCTTTGGCGAGCAAAAAAGGAGGGGCGGCGTGCGTGCGACGATGCCATTTTAGGCTGATGTGTTTTTTATCTTTTTTTTTTGTCTCTTGAGGAAATACAAGAGACGCCGCGCCCACCAAAAGAATGCCCCAAAAAAGACAAAGAAAAAAAGAGAAACAGAACTCGAAAGGTCGGGCAGGCGCGACGCCGCTGCTTAGCGGCCGGCTTTTGTGGCCGCTTTTTTTTGCGCGCGTGCAGTGTCGCGCTCTTTGGCTGGTCGCCCGCCTCTGCACGGGCCAAAAAAGGAGCGAAAGCAAAAAGTGGGGACCGCCAAAAAGTTGCTCGTGAAGGCGGGGCGGTTCCGACAGCCAGAGGACGCGCCTGCAGGAGCGACCACGGCCCGTCTGTTGCCGGTCGGCGCCCGCCCGTCCAGCGCACACACGCAACGGTGCCCGTCGAAAAGATCAAGCAGAAAAAGAAAACATAAACCCGCACTTTACCAAAAAAAGAGGAAACATCTTTTGGTTGGCATTGCCGTTGCTTTTTGTTTGTTTTAAAAAAAAGCCGGGGGCATTTTGTTCTTTGCAGACTCGTGCGCTTCCGCGACGGCCTGGGCACGTCCTACACCGACCGCGCATTCTGCACCTCTCCCCAGACAACCTCCATTCGATGACGATCTTTGTATAACTGTTTTTATGTATTTGTTGTCGGCGCGGTACCGGCAGATCAGGCCAGGCCACCGGCCGACACGGAAACACAAATACGGCGGGGGGAGGGGCGCAAAAGGCGAGGGCGCACGAGGCCGACGGCGGCTGTCGAGACAAGCGGCCCAAGCAAAAAACAAGGGGGAAGGGAGAGAGAGAGGGAGAGAGAGAGATGTTTTCTCCGGCCCTACGATGCCGGCGACTTGGTCCAGTAGAGGTCGGCGTTGTTGTTGAGGTAGACGACGCCGACGGTCGTGGTGCCCATGTAGGTGCCGTGGACGCTCTTGAAGGTCCACTGGTTGTCGGGGCCGATCAAAATATCCCACTGCTCCCAGGCGCCCACCGACGTGGCCTCGGCGCGCACCCAGCCGCCCGGATTGGCCGTGAGGTAGCGGTTGGCATAGGACTTGATCGTGTACTTGCCGTTGGAGAGGCGCGTCACGGTCCACTTTTCCTTGGGCGAGGCGCCGTACCACAGCGAGGCCACGCTGCCGTCGTCCTGCGCCGTCAACTGCTTGCCAGTGATGGGCGACACAAAGGTCACCCACTGGGACCACGGCTGCGACGACGGGGTGGGCGTCGCCGAGGGCGAGCGCGTCGGCGACGGACTGGGGGTGCGCGTGGGCGAGCGCGAGGGCGTGACCGAGGGCGACGGTGCCACGTCATAGTCGTACTCGATGATGGCGCCGCCCGACGAGCCGGCCGAGTCGGCGTGGTAGCGCACCACGCCGCCGCACACATAGGCCGAGCCGCCGCCCGATCCCGTATTGGGCGTCGGCGTCCAGCACGCCGAGTCAAAGTTTTTGCCGTTGCCGCCGGCGCCGCCGAAACCGGCAGCGCCGCCGCGCGATGCGCACCCGACGAGATAGTCGTTGATGCCGCGGCCGGGCGCCTGATTGCGACCGGGCGAGGTCCACCACGCGCCGTCGACAATAGGCACCGAGGGCTCCGAAAAGGCCGACCCGGCGCCGGCGCCTCCCGCCTTGATGTCGCCCACCGTCTCACCCTGGCGCGCGGGCGCGCTCGTGTCATTGTCGGCCGCTCCGGATGGGTTGCCCAGGCCGGGCAGCACGCCCTGCGCGGCCGAGGCGGCACCACCGCCGGCGCCGCCCTGGCACCCGTAGATGCCGCCGTCAGAGAGGGCCGCAGCACCGCCGCCGCCATAGGCCGTCAGGCTAAACAGTTGCGTGATGCCCATCGAGAGCACGATGACCGTGGTGTCTCCACCATTGCCGCCGTAGCCGCCGTAGGCGGGACCGACGGTGCCGTTGGAGCCGGCGCCGCCCTGGCCCACCGACACGAACCACTGGACGTTGGGGAGGCCACTCCAGGCGCCATTGGGGACGGACCGGTTCATGACGGCGGCGCCGCTCCCGCCGCCAGCGCCGCAATGCGTCGTCGACGCGCCGCCACCGCCGCCGCCCCACAGCGTGACCGTGACGTTGGTCGCGGTCGGCGGTACGTTGACCGTCGTCGATGTGCCGACAAACACACTATAACGATAGGCGTCGCTCGCGGCGAGGCCGCAGAGCAAGGCCGCCGACAGCCAAAGGCCCAGCGTACACTTGTTCATGGCAGAAGCAGAGGGCGTAACAACGGCGGGCAGAATGGGTCGCTTTTTCGTCGGTTGTGATCACCTTTTGGAGCGGTGTAAAAATAGGTGCGATCATTCCATGCCTCGCGGCAGCGTATTTATAGCGTGCGGCCCGGTGGTGCGTGTTTGCGCGGCGCGCCAATCGCGGGCACGGTTCGCGCGCCTCCTCGCCGCCCCCGGCTGTCGAGCATGCGCCTCTCTTCGTTGGACGCGCGGGCAGACGCCCGTTGTTTGTCTCTATTTTTTTTCCCTCGTCCGCATCCATTCCACGGCACCGAGCGCCAATCCCCGAGCGCCAGAGCGACGACGAATCGCAAGCGCCCACAGGAAAAAAACGACCCACACAGAGCCGAAGAAGAATGGACGAATGGGCGAGAGCGGAGCAACGGGTACTGCGCCATTGGGTCGAGACGGCGCCGCCACCATCCCGGCAGAGGATCGCGGGCGAGGCGAGGAGGGGGGTGTAACAAAAAGGCGGCAGCGCTTTGCCGACGAGACCACATCCTATCTTTGTCCGCCGGTATCGTCGGCGCGCACGCGCAAACAAGAGGAAGACCATCTGTCGCTGGTGCATCCACTCTCGACGCCATGAAGACTGCCAACGCACTCGCAACGACCCGTTCGATCGTCATTACTGTTGGCAGCGTCTTGGTCGCGTCGCTGGCGATCCTGGCGTGCACTGCCTCGGCCGCCTACACGCCGGTGGGATCGCCCGTCATTTCGGTCGGCGACACCTTTGTCATCTATTCGGCGTATCACCACTCCTTTTGCCACTGGGATGCGCCCGACCCGCAGATGATCCACGACTGGGAGAACCTCAAGTGCAACGTCGGCGCCAACGACTTGGCGCAGGCGACACGCTTTGTGATGACCTCGCCGTACCCGCGCCAGGTGTGTGGACGCATCCCCATGTCGCCCTACAACATCTCGGTGTCCTTTGGCGTCAAGTACCCGGTGTGCGGCGTCCCCGACCCGCTCTACACGTGCGCCATGATCCCCGTGGTTGGAAACGCACACCTCATCAACTGCGGCGCCAACGGCGCCGACAACCCCGTGCAGGCTTCGTTCCTGCTGACCAACACGGCCGCGCCGCTCAACGGCGTGGACGGGTGGCTCCACGGCGGCGAGACCCCGATCGCCATCACCAGCGCGTACACGGGCGGCACGTGCGGCGTCGACTGGGCCTTTGGCAAGATCCTGTGTCCTCATCCCCTCTCTGCCGGCGCCTCGGTCTTTCACCTCATTCCCGTCGACCCCGTGCCCGACCACGAGTGCTAGGCGCGCTTGCCTGGCCCATGCGCGCATCACTGCCGCGCCGGCCCGTTTCTTCTCTTTTCTCTTTTTGGTGAAACCGTTTTTTCGGCAATCTTGTTCTCGGTGCGACTTGCTCGACAATGCGCACCGGAAAACCCCCAACAACAATGCCAATTTAAAAAGACGTCTTTTTTTCCTACTACTTTTAATGAGCAGAAAAAAGGACACCGGTAACCGATACTTTATTTCTTTCCTTTCTGGTTTACGGGGGCCGGTCGGTGCTTGTCACAGACCAAAACTCTGCCGCGAACGGGCCGGCCGATCTTTGTATGAAGGGCCCACGCGCAATACCCTATATAGTGCCGTTCATAAGGGAGTTTTGGCCGTGGGCGGGCATTGGCTTGGCTTGGGGATGCCGCCCGATCTCCTGCGGCCGCCCAGCGCCAAGCACGACCGATCAGGGTGCACCGCGGCCAAATCGCAACCAGTCGCCCAGCCCGAGCCCTGTGACGCGGCCGCTGGCCGACTCACCACAAACGGGCGCTACACCTGCCGCCTCTGCGTACCTGTGGACCGCAAAAAAAAAGAGTTTTGATGCAAAAAGGTAGTCTTTTTTTTTGGGATTTTCTCTCTGGCGACGCGCTCGGTGGGGAGGCGACGGGGTGCGACGAAATCGACGGCGCCCGGCGGTCTGCCCTTTACCTTTTTGGTCCAACTTTTCCGTTGTTCGATCCCGCGGCTCGTGTCCTCTCGGGTTTGCATAGGTGGACAGCCAGAAGAGGAATGGGCCGTCGGCGCCGCGTCAAAGCCGCGACCGACACTCGGTGCCGTCAAATGTCGGCCGAGAGGGAGCGCGCTCGGCGCCGCGACTGCCTGGCTCGCGCAGGGCAGCAAAAAAGGGCGGGGAGATGCCATGTAATTGGTCGCCAGCAGCGCCCGCCGGCGATTGGAACTTGCTTGTTTACAAACGACGCTGTTGCGAAAAGTCAGAAGAAACGGGCGGTTTGTTTAAATTGGTCGGTCGGTCTTGGGCAGATTTTTAACCGTGAGCAACCGCGTTGGTCGTGCCCCGCCAGCGCGGCGCACGGGGCGCCACCGGGAAAACAAAAACGCACTCTGTGCGCTAAAAAAAGAACGATCTCATTCTATTTTCGCCCACCGACAGAGCGCACCAAAGGAGGCGACTCACATTACCGTCTCCCATAGCCGCCAGACTAGAATGCACACCGCCCATCCATCGCCTGCAATGCGCCGCACCGCCGTGGCCGCCGTCGTCGTGCTGATGACAATGACATGCGCGTCGTTGGTCTTGGCGACCTACGAGCCGTCGGGCTCGCCCGTCCTCTCGATCGGCGACACCTTTGTCATCTACTCGGCCTACCACCAGTCCTTTTGCTACTGGAAGGGCATCGACCCGCAGATGATCTACGACTGGGAGAACATCAAGTGCAACTTTGGCGTCACCGAGTTGGCCCAGGCGTCGCGCTTCATCATGACCGCGCCGTACGCGCGCCAGATATGCGGCCGCATCCCCGCGTCGCCGTACAACATTTCGGTGTCTTTTGCCGCGAGGCGCTGGGTGTGCGGCCAGCCCGACCGCGACTATGCGTGCAACATTCGCCAGGTGACCGGCGCCGGAAGTCTGATCAACTGCGGCACCAATGACGGCACCAACCCGGTCAAGTCGTCGTACCTGCTGGCCAACACGGCCGCGCCGCCCAACGGTGTCGACGGGTGGCTCCACGGCGGCGAGACCCCGATCGCCATCACGAGCGTGTTTACGGGCGCCAAGTGCAGCGTCGACTCGGACCTCGGCAAGATCCTGTGTCCCGGTCCTGGCCCGGCCGCCGCCTCGGTCTTTTACTTTATCCCCGTCGACCCCAGCCACACCTGCTAGGGTGCGCGCTCTGCACCATAGTCGCCGGCAGTGCTTGCCGACGGACAAGACTCCCGCACAGGCGAGCCAATAAATTCCCATAAACCGCTCATGTTTGATTTACGATTGGGCCGTTTATAAAGGAGTTTTGGCCGTTAGCAGGCACTAGTCGCCAGTGTTTTTTCTCTTTCTTTGGTTTTTTCGTCATGCGCTCTTTTTTCTCGCTGCGCGCGTCTGTGGTGTCTCTCGTCGTCGCCGGAGCGCCCATCCGCCCACGATCATCCAAGAAACAAAATAGAAAAAAATATATAAAAAAAAGAAAAGATGAAACCATTGTTGGGTTCACGAAAAAAAAGAACATGCGCGCGCACGCGCGCCGAGACACTCGCCCATTCCTTTTCTTTCGACTGCCTCGCCGGGACTGGCTGTCGGTCTTTTCCGCGTCTTTTTTCTGGGCGCAAGGGCAAGAAAAGATGGATTAAACCAAGCCGCGCAGAGAAAAACAGAAAGAAAAAGAGAAACAGAAAAAAAGGACCACATTGCCTCTTTTGACTCGTTCTTTCTTTTTTTTCTTTCGGCGCCCGCGACAAGGCAAGGGCGCCCAAAAAAAGACAGTAACTCGTCCAGCGGCGCGTGCGCGCGTCCTCGACCGCCGACAACTCTTTGGGCGGTTTCTTGGTGCCTTTGTCATGGCGCTCCCCATTGGATCCTCGCGAATTTGTCGCTCACCGCGTTGGCGCTGGACGCGCACGGACGTGTCCTTTTTTCTCTCTTTTTTGGCATTCTTGTGCGTCGCCTGGTGCTTTCTTTTTTTTTTTGGCGTATGTGGTGGTGTGTTCTATTTGCGCTTTCCACATCAATGACGACGACAATGCCCTCTTGCACGGTTCACTCGAATCGCGACGCCATGGCCCGCCACACCAAACTCGCTGGCCTCGGGCGACCAGCACCAAAGAACTGCCGCCGTGCGCCGAGGGCACCACACGTCACCGGTGCCACCTTGTGCGCGCTCGTGCAAGAGGCCGCGCGCTGGCGCCAGATGACGCTGGTCTCCAGGACGCCCCGTCTCTTGGCCGAGGCACGCAAGGCGCGCGAGGCCATGATGCTCCCTCGGGGCTGCGGCACAGGCGCGGCCGACACTGACCTCGCGCGGTTTGTCCTCTTGACGGCTTTCGGCTTTGCCCACCACCACCAGCCGCCGGGCGGCGCCTAGCCGTGCCGCTCGCCTCCTCTCCTTGGTTGTAGCGCATTTTGGCGCCGTCGCCGTGTATATACAAAAAAATCACAAACCGCGCGTTGGCATCCTTTCTTTTTCCTTTTTTATTTTTTTTTAATCTTTGACGAAAAAATAAAGGAAAAGAATCATACGCGTCTCTCTCGTCTTTGCGCCCTGCCATTCCGCGTGGTGCTCTGTTGCGGGCATGCTGCCGCAATGATTTGGACTGCCGCGGCCGTAGGAAATGCATGTCGATGGGACACATAAACAATAAATGTGGTAGAGAACCCACGCCGAGAGAGACGTATTTTTTTTTGATTTTTTGCGTGGCATGTGTCTCGCGCCCATCGCCAACTTTTTTTTGTCATACAAGAAAGCGCCGGGGCGTCGCGCGTCGCCGGGTGCACCGAGCAAACATGGCGCATATTTTTTTCCAACTTTTCTCTGCCCGATACATCGTGTGGCGCATCTTTTGTTTGGGGTTTTTGAGGGCGAGTAGAAAAAAGGAAAGAGCATGACGATTGGCCTTCTTTTCTGCCGACTTTTTGCTCCCTATGAACGGCAGGGGCGAGGCTGAATAAAAGGCACAATATTGTGTGACCGTGGCGCGACATTACTCGGCACGCACAAACCGCCCGACGCTCATCCCATTTGGACGGCCCCTCCCCTCAACCAACGAAACAAGAGACCCGAGCGACCGCAAGAAAGAGACGATGACAACAGTCGCCGTATTCAAGCGCCCTCTGGACATTGCCCCCAGGAGCCGACCGGCGGCCAAAAAGCCGCGCACCGACACGCCGCCGAGACCATTGACCGCGGCCACCGACGACGACGACGACGACGATGTTTGGCTGTGGCCGCCGACGCGCCTGAGCAGACACAGTCTCGTCGTGCGCGACCGTATCGTCGCCGCGGCCCTAAAGGCGCCCGGTGCCGCCGGCGGGTATGGCCTGTTTGCGGCGTTGGCGGGCGCGACCGGCCTCCAGATCGCGTCGGCCCTGGTGTCGCTGTTTGGACACGTCGAGGCCTTTGAGCGCGCGTGTCGCGCGGCGGTCGCCGTACGAGACGACGTGAGAGGCACCTGCCTGGCCTTTGTCACCCACGACGCGGCGTGCGGCGGACACGCCCGCGAGGCAACCTCGCTCGTCGGGATGCTGTGCTGCGCGGACGAGATCTCCTGGGCGCTCGACATGTGCATCGAGGACGACGATCTGCGCGCGGTCTCGACCATCATCGACGCCTGCCATAACGAACCCGGCGTGAGCCTGTTTGCGCTCGGCCACATCGTGCGCTGCACGCTCCGCGAGGCCGTCAAGCGCGGACGCCATCGAATCGTGGCCTACCTCGCCGACGTGGCCGATCCGGACGACGTCAAGAGGCACCTGTGGGCCGCGGCCGCCGACCACGACGACCGCCAGGCCACACTGTTTGCTGCTCTGTGGGCGCCGCTGGGCGTGTGTGCCCATACTTGCGCCGCCGTGCTGCCGCCGTGCCCGGCGCGCGACTACCTCACAAGGCTGGCCGCCGTCGGCGCCCGTTGTCCCGGAGAGTGTGTCCTCGGCGCCGACCGGCAACGAGCAGCGGCACCGCCGCCAGGCGCTGCGCTCTCGTCTCTGTGCCCTGCAAACCCCGCAGGCGCTACCGTAAAATTGTAATTTGAAAAAAGAAGAAAATGCATCTGGAGGGAGAAAAAAGAGGCTTTTGGCAACCCCAAACAGAAGCGCGTCCTTGGTGTTGGGATGATACAAGGGGGTCACACGAGACGGGGCAATGCTTGCGAGTTCCAGTCGGCCAGGTTTGGCTGGCTGGATAATTCTTATTTGACTAATGACCGACTGACTGCGACTTAGTGTGCAGCGGCGGGGATCGAACCCGCACATACATTGCATTGACGACGCAGCACAAAAACTGCGCGTTCTCAATACACAATCCAAAATTGCCGGATAAGCGCCGTTCTCAGAACTTGCCGATTGACTGAGGCGCTGTGCACGGCTTGCTGACCGGATTTATTGCCCAACGTAGCATTATTAAAATGAGTGTTTCGAGAAAGTCATTATCCGCTTTGTTTTGCTTTCACCTTACGGTAGCGACAATCAATGGCCGAGGCCGTCGAGCAGACGCCTCTCATCGGAGAGGAACTTCCCTCATGGTGGAAGCGGCTGTGGAGAATATGCGTCGCTCACTGGCTGCCGTTGTCGTTTGGAGCGCTTTCTTTAGGCGCGACAGTAGCCGCAATCGCTTCCTACTCCCCCGTCGAAACCAATACGAAGATCTCGAACTTCCTGCTCACGATCGCCCCTGTGGCATCATCGCGTTCGTAGTTAGCGCATACAAATATATACGCAAAACGTACGACAAATGGAGAGACAAGAATCCGGGCGATTGTGTATGCTGCCGCTCCAAATGGACATGCTGTTCGAGTGACAGTGATGACAAAGAGCACGAAGGAGAGGAGGAGGAGGAGGACGACGACAAAGACGAAGAACATGTTGCCGGCTCGCAACGTTGGTATTGATGTTGTTGTACAACGAGCGGCACATGTGGCGATGCGGCCAAGGGCAAGGAGAGGGAGAGCGCCGAATCCGACCTTGACGACGAAGAACCGAAAGTCCCTCGGACGCCACCAACTGATGCCGATGAAATGAGTGACGGAGAGGGAACCACACAGTAATTCCTTTTACAAATAAAGTTTGATTTTCTTCGTTTATACAAAAGTGTTCTTTGTTCAACGTCGAAGACGCGTCACGGACCACAGAGAACCATTCCGTCTTTGTAGGTCTTGGCGCCTACGGAAACTGTGGCCGCGTATGTCTGCTTCTTCTTCTTCGAGGGGCCGCGAGTTATCTTGACCACCCAGAGGCGCTCCGTCTGGGTCTTGCCGAATACAACAACGCGATCGTTGTCCGTCTTCTTCTTTTCAACGAAGATGGACCTAGCCGTATCCTGGTCCTGCGTGCCGTGCTTGAATGATGGATTTTTCAGGTCGAGCAGGAACTGCGCGCGGGTGGTCTTTGGATAGCAGAGTTCGAGCGGCTGGGGTAGGGCCAACAACTCGGCCAGCAAGGTAGATTTTGATACAGAGAAAGGGCTACCCGAGATGTTGAGATCGTCGAAGGCTGCCCGCAAACCTTCCATGTTCAAAGCACGCTGAACCTGCGACTGTCGACAGCCCATGATGACCCGGCCGTGTCCTCAGTAAATACATTTCGGACAACGTGCAAAGAATTTTCTCTCCGCTGCAAACGGACTCCCGCGTCATCACATCTCCGCCACCACACGACTCGGAGAGAAGCGTTTCGCCACCTTGATCGTCAGGATTCAGCGACTGTGGTACGGCTGGAAACGGGCAAGGCTTTCTTGTGCTTTTGCTCGATTGCATTTAGTAGTAAATTACCACTGCCAGTGCAGTGCTTGCGGGTATCAACCGGTCATATTTTGACTAGCGGGTTATTTCGTTTTCGGCTCATGGTCGACTAAGTGCGGCTGTAGTCGATGCCGGCGGGGATCGGACCCGTGGACTGCGAACTTGGCAATGCACATATAGGACATGTTATTGTTCACGTTAAAAAACGTGCCGGTACTTTTGTTGCCATTGCTCCACGCCACTTTGAAAGTGAAACGATGCAAGGCAAGACGAGGGGCAGGATGCGCGCAGAACAGGGCATGAAATCTAGGACTCGAAGGTCGACTCCATCGGCCACAACGCAAAGGTCTGGCGGCAAAGACAAGCACATGGAAAGCAACACATCTTCCCGCCCCAGAGCCGAGCCTGCGCTAGGGAGGCCCGTGGTGCGCGCTCGTGTGACTCTTTACTTGACGGATTATTATTATTAATTTCTCGCCTGCAGAGCACAGGCGACCAGCGTCGCACATTATATCAGCGTGACCTGGAGGAACACAACGTAGCAGTCCCAGTGCCTCGTAACGCGTGTCAGCAAGGCTGTGAACTGATCGAGGCAATCAACAAAACCGGGGGGTACGATAGCACGGATTTGATGTGGCGCTGATACTGACAATGCTCTTTTATATAGAATTACGGGCAGGGAGGAAAGGTCGCCGCACCCGTTTCCGTCTGATGAGGGAGATTGGTACACTGCCGACTTCGCACCAGACCACCCCAACGCGCACCTCACACAAAAAGAATAAACGCTATTCTTTGATCCTTGTGTTTGGCGTAGAAATTGGATCCAAGACCCGCGTGTGTCAGCCGGCCGCATCCGGCTAATCGGCCATTTCTTTCTCGGCTAATGGTTGGCTAACCGCGACTTTAGTCGGCGCCGGTGGGAATCGGATCGCTCGCCAACAAATAGCACGAAATCAATACAAAAACGGAAACACTCTGATAAAAACCAGTTGCTCAGGCTGGGACCCAAATGCGACTGCGGATTGGCGCACTCGCTCCTGGGTCAAAATGCACGGATCGGGGTCGCTTCGTACGCACCTGTCCGCCGCTGTCGAGATTTTTCTTCCTTTTACTCAGTTTTATTAAGTCGACATAAACTTCATACATTCCGGCCTAACCGCGCCAAACCAGACAACTAAAGTCACCAGCCAGCCGCTGGTCAACTAACCATAAGCAGACGCTGGTCGTGTCCCGCTTGTCGGCCGACGTGTCTGTCTGTGCTATTGGACCGCGCTAAAAGCGGCCGGCCGGCCGCCCATTCGCGAGCCAACATGGATCGCCGCTGCGGATGGTAGCCAGTCGAACGGCCAGGAGCGCTGAGTCGACGCCTGCGCGATCGAGACGCCGGCAGTGGGGATCTGTGGGGTTTTATCCAAACAAACAGACATGATTGGCTGGCGTCGGGCAAACACATCAGAGGAGCAACGCCAAGGCAGACACACGCCGACCGACAGACCGAGGGAACCATCAAAGGGCCAGAGACGTCTTTACAACAACGACGAAAAACACAAGTCGAAAGGATATTTTTTTACGAATAAAAAAAAGAGGAATGAGAGCGAGGACCACACGTATGCTGACGCGGCAGCGCCGCGAGGCAGTCGCCGCTGGCGGTGCGGTGCCGCCTTTCAGAGCCGGGCGCATCGAGATGGCGTCGGCGGGCGGCACGTCGGCACTGAGCCTCGCCGATGGACGTCGGGCGAGAATCTCGCTGGGTGTCATCTACGACGTGCACGAGCGCGCGCACTCGGCCGAACCTGGCCCCATCCAGCCTCCCACGAGGCGCGGCGGCGACGGACGCGGGGCGCTGTTTAGCCCGCCGCGAGAGCACACGTGGTGGCCGAGCCGGCTCGACGTGCCGGCATGGCTCACCCCGGTGTGCCGAGACGCGAGCGCCGTCGTGCTGGCCGCAATGGCATCGCGACCCATGAGCGAGGACGAGGCGGCCGACCTGGCCGTCAAAGTTCTGAGCGTGGCTGTCCACAGCCATCTGCGCGACCGCGGCGCTGTGCCGCTGCTGGTACTGGGCCACGCGCGCATACGCGCCACCGACAAGGAAGCGCCCATGCATCCCGACGACGACCACCTCGCGCGACCGCGGCCGATCGAGAGCGGATCTTGCGCACCGGCGTCTGTTTGCGATTTCGTCGACCTCGTGGGCTTTCGCGACACCGTCATGTCCGCGGCGGCCGCGCACGGCGGACCCTTTTCGCTCCAAGGCGTCGCGTCAATGTCGCAAGGCCTGGTGGCGCTGGAGCGAGCCTGCGTCGGTCGCGGTCGCACGGCGGCGGCCGCGGGCCTGGCCGACATGCGCGCACAACTCTATGCTGACCCCCGTTGCGCGATCCCCTTTTTTTGATCTCTCCTAGACACCATCGCGCCCTTCCTGTGTCCCCCTCTACCCGGCCGTCCCGTCCCTTTGTGGCCTTCCTTTTTGCGCAGACCGCATGGTTTCAAAAAAATCGCATCACCAGTGTTTTTACTGCCCGGCGCATTGACCGGCTGCCGACACACAAAAATGTTGACCAGTTTGAAAAACAGGTGGGAGTAGACAATAAACTTTTCGGCGTAAAAAAAAGAGACGAGACGCGCTGGCTGGCCTATCGCAAAAGGCGTGTTTTTTCTTGTTTGGGCAGGAGGCCGTCGTTGGCAGGGAGCCTCTTCCCCGCGCACAGGCAAACCCACGAAAAAAAAGGCACACCACACAAACCGGACCCATCGGGGCCAATGGCCGCCGGGATCACAAATTTTTTTGGGTGCGCGAGATTTCCTCCTCTGGCGACCCGCCGATGGTGCTCTATGTGTCGTCCTTCCTATGGCTCCTTTCCCCTTTCCTCAAAAAAAAAATACTTTTGTGTGTGTGCGCCCCAACAGAGAAAATGACGGAGCAAAAAAAAAGAGATAAAAAAGACGCGTCCTCGGTGGGTCGCCCTTTTTCCTTGTGCATTTTTTCTTCTCTGCAAGCAGGCGCTCTTGCGACGCTTTTCTTTTTTTTTTCTCATCCGTCCATTTTTCTTTTGGGGGGGCGCCAGCGACGGCGCGTCGGTTCAGCGCGCCGTGATGGGCGCCGCCTCAAACTGCGGGATCATGACGTTGCGCCAGGCAAAGTTGTACTTGCGGTAGTGAAAGAGGGCCTGCCCGGCGCGGTACCACACGCTGGCCAGGTTGGAGAGCACGAGCGCGCGACGCACGAGCGGCGCCGACTCGGCGTCCTCCAGGCGCGCCAGCACCGACGTCACGTCGTAGAGAAAGAGCACGGCGTTGTGGAGGAACAGGTTGAGCAGCAGGGTGCGCATGGCGGCCGAGCGCATGCGGCCGGGCCGCGGCCTCGTTGTCGTCACGCTCGGGACGGCCGACGCGGCGATGGCGCCTGCGGCCACGAGCACCGGCTCGTCGTCGGCGTACTCGTCGTAAAAGGCGTCGTCGTCGCTATAGTCATAGTAGGACGACGAGCCGGCCTCGATGGCGTGGAGGCCCGCCTCGACGTCGACGCCGGGTCCGACGCCCGACAGCGCGGGCCGCGGCCGGCCGGCGCCCACCGACGGGCGCTCGCTGAGGTCCACGGGCGCAATGTAGGACGTCGTGGCCGTGTTGGTGAGGACGCCCGTCGTGATCAGCGCCGCCATGGCGTAGACGCCCTCGCTGCCCAGTGCCCACCACACGTAGGCCACCATGGCGCCGGTGGCCGACCACATGGCGGCCTCGTAGAGGCGCGCGCCCGGATCGGCCAGCGTCCGGCGCACGTGGCGCCACGGCCCCACGCTCACGCCGCGGCACAGCCACAGCAGCAGCAGCGAGCACACGATCTGCAGGCCTGTCGTGTGCACGCGCGCGCGCATAGGCACACATCGCCGCGGGAACAACAAGGAAAAGAAAACAGGGTGCGCGCGTGAGATGAGAGGGAAAAACGGGCTCGCGCAGACCGCCCCGTGCGACATGCATGGAAAGAGCGCACAAAAAAAGGTGGAAAAAATAGATCCGCTGTGTCGCGCAAAAAAAGGAAAATGGGAGAAAAAAACAAGCGGCGCCAAGAAAAAAAAAGAGAGAGAAAATATTGCACGGGTCCACAAGAGCACACGCCCAAAAAACATACCGTAGAGCAGGCCGAGCATGGCCTTGTTGACCTCGCGGTAGGCGAGGAACGAGTCGTAGCAGGTCTCGACCGGCTCGCCGTGCACCAGCGTGCACTCGACGGCAAAGGCCAGGAAGGCCAGACACGCCGCCACGTTGGCCAGCGAGAGGCATGTGTAGAAGCAGCCGCGCACGGTGCACAGGCAACGGTCCATGGCGACGCCAGGCGCGCACACAATGCGGTCGTGCCTGTTCAAGCGGTCGTAGGTCCTCTGTCGGGCCAGTCGCACTGGACGTCCAAAAAGAGCAAACAAAAGGAAAAGAAAGCACCGACGGCACACACCGATTTTCGGGTATGTGTGTGTGGGGGGGGTGTGCTTGGTGTCGTTGGCGGCAACGCAACCAAAAGAGGCTCCGTGAGTTGCTGCTGCTCCCTATGTGCGCGCCCAATCCAGGCAGTCCTTTCCCCATGGCCGCCGCCGCCTTTGGCGTGCGCGCAATCCGGCCGCCTACCTTGCGGCTGGCGTCCCGGCCCGCCTTTTGGGTCGGCAGGTCGTTGATCGCTTGCCCGAATTGCATCACCTCGCGATAAAAGCGGGCAGGTGATTGCGATCGCAACGATCCCTTTTGGCTCGATCGGGGCTCTTTTTTTTTCCCTTTGCAGGACTGGCGGACCCCCTTTTGCGCCGCGCCTCGGGGGCACGCGTCGATCGACAACGACGGACGCACGCGATGGGCGTGCTCCCGCGCCCTTTTTTGTGGTTGCCTTTTTTTCCCGTCTCACCCTGGTGGTTTGCTCTCCTCTCCCTGGTGTGATTCTCGGACAACTCGCCGTTTTTCTCTCTTTTTTTTCGCAAGGGGAAAAGGGGGTCGGGGCGCAAGTCATGCTTGTTGGGTCGGTCCGGTCTGCACCCGGCGACCGTCTCGACAACCCGCTCCGCCATTCTCTTTTTTCTTTCCTCCCGTCGAGAGGGGCTCCCTTTTATTGTCTCACATGCCGCACAAAAGAAAACAATGGAGGCAAACTTGCGCCACACACCACAAACAACACAGAAAACAAGAAAACAAGAGGGAAACAATGGGGCAATCCTACCCCCAATAGGAAAAAAGACGGCTGGTTTTTCGCAAAGAAGAGGCTCGGCCTTTCTGCGCCCCTACATCGCCGAGAGGGGGTCTGGCAAAAAAGTTGGGCGCTGATAAAAAAAGTCTAGATTTTTTTCTTTGACGGGCGGGAACTGGGCACTTTCAGAGCGCAAATCCTCGCGTCGGGCGACGGTCGGTTTCATTCTTTTTCTTTTCCTTTTGTTTTGCCATGTTGCGCCTTTTTTCCGGTCGGTGTTGTCGTCGTCGCGCGCGCAGACATTTGCCCGTCGTTGCCGCGGCTTTGTCGCCGGCGGCGCCCTTCTTTTTTTCCACATCGTTTTTCCCTTTCACGGATCCACGGTGGCGTCGGGCTTGCCGCAGGGCCGCTGGCACGAGCAGCAGCGCGGAGGCGAGCGCGACCCGGGCGCAGCGCCGACGACGGCCCACCGCGCGACGCGCGCCACGCCGCGCAAGACGGCCGAGAGGGCGTCGCGCACGGCGCGCCATACGCGCACGACGACGAGCATCGCCAGGCCCGTGTGCACCATGGTCAGGAAGCCGTTGAACCGCCGCTGGATCATGGCGTGGCACCCGGCCGGGTTGGCCGCCCAGTCGGCGGCCGTCGAGGCCGCGCCCGTCATGCGCGCGCACATGTCGGCCGGCGGCGCGCCAAACCACATGCCCCAGTTCTCGGTGCCCGGCGCGTTGTGGTAAAAGTGCGCCACGGGCCGCACCAGCAGGTAGGTGTAGGCCGCGGCGACGCATTCGACACCGAGGGCGACGACGGTGGGCGCGCCCGATGCGCGCACCGCCGGATGCGCCGCCAGGGCGCGCAGGGTGTCGATCCCTGGCACGCGTACGCGGTCGGCCCCCGAGAGCCGGTCGACGAGGGTCGGCTCGGCGCTCTTGTCGCCGGGGCCGTCACCATAGGATGACACGACGGTCGTGTAAGGCACGCCAAAGGCGTCGGCTCGTGGCGCCATGGACTGCGCCGCCGGCGTCCACGAGGCCGACGCCGGAGAGGTCCACAGCACCGCGAGGGTCGCCGCAATCATCAGCGCCGTCGCTCTCGCCGACAGCGTCGGGATCATTGGAGCGCGGTCGGCAGGTCGCCGCCGCCGGCGTGCCCCATCGAGGGCCGCGCCGGCGACGACGCGTTCAAAGAGTGCAGGCGTACGGATGGTCGAGAGGGGATTGTTCCACCGCGGCCCATCGGGGGGCCGGCCGGGGGATCTGTGGGTGGAAGGACCAGAGGCGCGAGGCTCGGCGGCCGCGTGATGGGCCTCGTATGTCTGGACGCGGGGCGTGCGCGCTTGCACAGGGGGAAAAAGGCGGGTTCAAGTCGCGGCGCCTAGGTAGTCACGCGAGCAAAAGGGGAACAAAGGGAGGAAGAAAAAAAAAGGCCGGGGAAAATCGTCGCGTAGATGAAAGAGGCCGGAGGGGGGTGACGCGAGGGCGGGGTGAGGGACACGCGTGCGCTTACAGTGCGGCGGCCCACTCGCACGCAGCGCGCCGACGACGCCGGCGTCGAGGGCGCCGTCACCGTGGGCGGCGGCGGCGCCATCGGACCCATCGACAGACACTCGAATCCGGCGGCGCACACACATCACTTTTCGCCTCTTTTTCTTTTCGCCCAATGACTTTTTTGGCTTGTTGTCGCATCCAGCGACGCTCATAACAAAAAAGATTGGGGAAAAAGACAAGGCCAAAGAAGAAAAGCCAAACTCTTTTCTTTTCTTCCTCCAAATCTTTGGCCAAGATGCGGAAAAAGAGAGACACAGAGATCGACGAAGAAAAAAGAGAGAAAAGAGAGAGAGAGAAAGAGAGGCGAGCATGCGCCTCATGGGCGGATGCGTCTCCAGTGGCCGACGACGAGCGCCAGTACGAGGGCGAGCGCGCATACGGCGACGCGATCTCCCTGGCCCTGCGGTCCGGCGCCGTCAAAAACGTCGTCATCGTCGTCGCCATCGCTTCCACGTTCGTCCTGGTCGTCGATCGGGGAACGCCCTGGTGCCGGGCGGTGCAGTGTCTGTGGCGACGCCGGCGGCGAGGGCACCGCGGCCGGCCTTCTAGCGCCCAACGCGCCGGGCGTCGGGGGAGCCCTGGAGTCGGGGGTGCGTGGGGTGTTGGAGACTGCCGCTGGCCTCGGCGCCAATGTCGACAGAGGGGGCCTCGGGGCCGGCGGTGGCCTTGACGGCGTCGACAACGCGGGAGACGCCGCGGACGCGCGCGTCGTTACTGGAGGCCGAGCGCCATCGACAAAGGAGGCATAGCGGGCGATGATGCCCTCGTCAATGTGTACGGCACCGCCGGGGCCGAAGCGGGCCGCTCCCGTCGTCGCGTCCAGTTGGGGCGGCGCGGCGACGGCCCTCACGCGCCTGACGGGCGAGGCTCGGCCCGCAGGCCGGTGCCGTTGAGCGCGCGGCGGTGGCGCCTCGTGTTGTGGCACGCGCAGCAGCATCGGTAATCTGCTGCTGCTGCTGTGTGGGTGTGGGTGTGGGTGTGCCTGATAGCGGCAACGAGGGCGAGTCAAATGGCCGCGCGCTCTCTTTTTTTTTGGTTTCCTGGTTCGCCGTCTCGTGCGCTGCGATCCGCTTCTGCCGACGTGCACGCGCGTCCGGATCGAGAAAAAAAAAAGAGAGAAAAGAAAAAAAAAGAACAATGGGGCGACGGCGCGGTGGACTGGGCGGGCGGCCTCGCTTGGTTTTGTGGTCCCTGTGTGCTTTGCGTGCGCCTTTTTGTTTCCCGCGCAGTCGTGTTTTTTCTCTTGGCGCGCCTTTTCTTGCGTAGCCTTTTTTTCCCCACTTCTGTCCCTCCTCTCGGTGTCGCTGTGCGCCGTCCCGGCGGGCGCGCTCTCGTGGACCGGCACGCGTGCGCCGTCGCTGCCGTTCCCCCGGTGCTCTGTCTTTATGGGATTGTGCGCCACGCGAAAGGTCCCAAAGCGCGCCGCCGGGCCACGCAGTCGCGGGCGACGGGGGAAAAAGGGGAAAAAAACAAAAAGACAAAAGGGGAGGGGAAAAAAGGAAACAGAGGGAGAGCGGCGGCGGCGACCGAGCCGCGGGACGAGGCGCGGGCAAACAGACACACGACAAAAGCGGCGGCGGCGCGCGCGCACGGTCTCGCCGCCCGCCTCGTCCGTCCTCTCTCTCTTTTTTTTCTGTCCCTCGCTTAGAGGTAAAAAAAAAGGCGAGCACACGCACGCCGCCCACGGGAGAAACAAAGAAGAGGAGGAGACCGAGAGGGAGAGGAAGGAGCCAACAGCCCCGCGCGCGCACGCAAGCAAGCAAGAACCACACACAACCCCTCGACCGAGCCATGAATTTCGATCCGTGCCAGCAGTTCACCGACACGATGGGCGATTTCCTGTCGACCATGTGCGAGACCTTTCCCGACGACGAGGCCCTGCGGCTGCGCATGCGCGCCTTTGACGACCTCGCGCGCCACAATCAGGCCGTGCAGGAGACCCTGTGCCGCGCCTATCACAACCAGATGTCGCGCTACTACGAGGCCTGCGGGCGCAAGGACCCGACGCCCTTTATCGAGGGCCGCGTCGAGATCCTGTCCGAGATGGGCTTCCGCGAAAAGTACGCCGACCTCACCGACGCCACGCTCTACGACGACCCGGCCGTCATGGAGGAGAACATCGCCAACGTGTGGGAGTTTATCAACAAGTTGAACTACTATGCCACGCTCTTCGTGACGATCCCGTCGCGCGTCATGGCGCGCGTGGTCGACGCCGCCAACGGCATCATGGAGAACGACGACCCGATCGCCGCCATCAACCCGATGAGCATGGTGCAGATGAGCAAGGGCATCCTCTCGGGCATGACCACCAACGACCGCGATCGGCTGCTCGACGGCCTGCCGCTCCTCCTGCGCACCATCACCTCGTCGTCGGTGGGCGATCAGGCGGCCAGCGCCGGCATCGACATCGCCGGCATCATGGGCGTGCTCCAGCAGGCCATGGCGGGCGGCACGCCGGGCGCCGAAGGCGCCAGCGGCAACGGCGGTCTGCAGTCGTCTATGGTGGCCATGCTCGCGGCGTTGGCCGAAAACACGACGGCTGCGGGCGCGGCCGGTGCCGCGCCGGGGATGCCCGCCGCCGCTCCGGGAACGCCCGCCATCGCCGCCGCGCCCTCGACCACGGCCACGACGGCGACGGCGACCAGGGTGACGACCGCGCCGATGCCCAGTGGCGGCGAGACTGCGGCGCAGCCGACCGCCAATGCGACCGAGACGCGTCGGCGCGGCGCGTGGCGGCCGCCCGGTGCCACGGGCCGCTGACCGGCTGCCACCCACGGCGCGCCCGTGCGCGCGCACGCGGCACTCTGGGCCATCGGGGCGTCGTCGCGCCTTTCTTTGCCCCTTTTCTCTGTTCCGCCATTTGAGAAACAAAAAAAAAGGATATACGAAAAAGAAATGCAAAAAAGAATCGTCGGATGGCCGGGGGCGGCAAAGGGTTTCTTTCTTTCTTTCTTTTTTTGAGAGAGGCACCCGCGGCCCAAGAAGAGCATTCCTCGTCGGGTGTCTGCGCCTTTGCTTCTCAGCCTTTTCAGAGGCTCCTTTCTTTGTTCCTCCACGATCGAATGGCTGCCATTGGATGATTTGGTCGCGCCTTTTTGTCGTGGTCTCCTCGCGCGCGTGGGTGCCTTGGTCGCCTTGGCAGGGGGACACTGGGCAGCGCATCTCTTTGAGGCTTGGCCCCTTTGTTTTTTTTTCTAAAGCCGACCATGCCCGCGCCAAGAACAGGAAAAAAGAAAAAGAAAAGACGCGATTGGGGGACGCGGCGATGGGGCCAGGGGGGGGGAGCGCCTCCCCGACGGTGGGAAAAAAGAGCGGTCGTGCAAAAGAATGGGCGCGCAGAAAGAAAAAAGAGGGCCAAAGAGGGAGACCCGCCAACAAAAAAAAGGGAGGACGACGGGGGGAAAAAAGAGGGCGAAACTGCGCACACGCACATCCATCCACGCGGGCCGCATGCACACGCACCGGCGCTCGTCGGCGCGCGGCCACGACCGCGAGGCCCCACGGGCCACGCAGCCGCCTTCGCATCTGTCCTTTTTCCTGTCGGGCGCGCTGTGCCCGCCGTCGGCGCCGCCGCCGCGCACCTCCTACTACGTGCTCCCCGCCGCCGGCGACCCGGCGACGTGGTCGGTGTGGGGCGACGACGCGGATCTGGGCATCGGGGCGCCGCCGCTGCACGCGCCCTGGTTTGCCTCGGCCGTGCCCGACTTTGTCCCCTTTGGCTCGACGACCGACGTCTGCCATCCGTACGGACCCGCGCACATGGCCTATGCCGCGCCGGACGGCGCTGCGGCCTTTGGGTCGGTCGCGGGCCACCGCCCGTGGGCACACCGCATCATCGCCGAGGAGGGCTTTGACGCCGGCGTCGCCGCCGCGCCGCCCTTGCCGGGTGATCTGCTGTCGTGGGACGCGCCCGAGTGTGGGGGCACGGCGCGCGAGTGCCTCGTCGACGGCGGCGTGGCGCCGCCGCCCGATCTGCCGCCGCCGCTCGAACCGACCAGGGCGCCCGTGCGGGACGCGCAGTCGCGCCCGAGGCCACCGCAACAACAACGCCGCGTCCGGTCGACGCCATCGAGGGCGCGGCGCAACAGCGCGCAGTAAACACATTGTCTCTTTTTTCTTTTTCCTTTTTCCTTTTTTTTTGAAACCTTTTTTCCTTTTTTCCTCTTTCGAAACATAAAAAAAACAAGGAAAAATCATTGCCCACGGCGACAAAGAGGATACACGCAGAAAAAGGGCAAAGGTGGAAAAGGAAAGAGGAGGAAAAACAGAGAGACAGAGAGACTCTATCGGGCGAGAATAATGCGACGCCGGCGCCGCTGCTCGCTGGCCGTGGCGGCGTCGATGCGCGGACAACAGAGGCAGTCGCGGCGACAGCGCGACCCCGAGCGGCTGGGCACGTGACGCAGACCGCCGTAGCCGACGGCACTGTCCCGGTCGTCGTCGTTGTCGTCGTCGCCGCCGTCATCGTCGCCACCGCCGCCTGGCCGGCGCATGGGTCCCGGCCCGTGTACGGTGACGTACTCGTGCGAGGTGTCGTCGGGCGCCTTGAGCGCGTTGGCGTGCTCAAAGTCGAGCACGGCCTCGGTGACGTCGACATAGGTGAGCATCACCCAGCGGCAGCAGTCACGCCTGTCGGACGTGAGGCCCAGCGCGTCGAGCGCCGCGCCTGCCGGCATGTCGCGCAGCAGGCGCTGGTAGGGTCGCTCCAGGTTGCCCAGGACAAAGCCGCACGTGAAGCATCGCACCGGAATCATGCCGGTCGTCCGTCGCTTCTCTGTCTTTTTCCCGCGCTCTTTTGCTTTTTATTTCCGCCCTGCCGCCGCCGCCAACTTGTTTTTCCGGTCGATGTCGTCTGCGCGGACCCCGGCGGTCCTCTCTTTCTGCGGCTGTTTGCGCGCGCGCACGCTCTAGGTCGGCACGGGGCGCCCGTCGCCGCGCTCGGCATCTCTCTCTCTCTCTCTCTCTTTTCCTTGGTGTTTTTCTCGCAGGCTTTTTCTATGGGGCAGTGCTCCTTTGCCGGCGGGGGTGGGCGTTTGGACGGCAACTGTCTCTTCTTTTTTTTTTTCCCTCGGACCGCACCGCCCGCGCGCTGCTGTGCAGGCAATGAAAAGAAAAAGGGACACAAAAATTTGTGGCACGACCGGCGGCAACGGGGGCGCGATCGACACCAGAGGCCGCGCGGCGCGCCGAAAGAGGGAAAAAAAAAGAGGGGGTCCGGACGCACGGGAGAGGCCGCACCGGAGAAAAAAGGTCGCGCCAAAAGAAGGCCGAGAGCGACGGGGCGGCGCCCACAGAGGGCGCCCCTCGTGCGCACGCACGGCGCAGCCGCCAAACAAAGGGTCCCGGTCCCAAGCAAGGACGGCAAGGCCGAGAAAAAAAAAGAGAGGCGACGAATAGGGAAAAAGAGAGGCGTCACCTGCCACGAATCAGGGGACACGGACCGAGACAGAAAGAGACACGAAAAAGGATGAGCGATATGATGGCGACGACAGCGGCGATGGCCATGGCCGACGGCAACGCGATGCCGACGGCGCAGGTGCGCAAGGGCCTCCAACTACTGCGCGAAGAGTGGAGCCGCCACGGACCCGACAGTCCCATCTGCCCGTCGGACCGGCTCTTTAACGGCATGACCCTGGAGGGGTTCTCGCACGGCTTTGTGCTCGTGCACCACAAGCGCCGCTACAACAAGAGCGCCCTTTCGCGCAAGGCCGCCGCCGGACCCTCGGACGATGCCCGCTGATCGTCAGATATAGGGGAAAAATAAAGATAGAGACAGAACCGGGACGCGTGCTGGCGGCGGACTCCCCATTCGATGACGGTCGGTGGCGGCGGCGCCATCGCCATCGCTCGACCGGAAAGCCGCGCACGCGCGCGTGTCGGACCAAATTTTTGCCTCTCGCTTTATCTTTTTTTTTCGCCACGACCGGTGGCACGCCGAGCCGTGCCCCATGAAAAAAAAAGAGAGACGACAATAAACCCGCTTTATAAAAAAACAGAAAAAAAGGTGTGTGGGTTGCTCGCAGGGTGATCGGAAGGAGGACGGCGAATAGAAAAAAAGCCGCCAAGCGCAGACAAGCACGGCGCCCTCCTTTCGGGCGCCCCTGAAAAACGGCCCTGTCTTTTTGCCTGTCTTGTTGGCAAAGAGAAGAAAAGCCCCACGCGGCCAACCGTGACGAGAAAGCGGCGAGAGGAAAGAACCAAGGAAAAAAACAGCGGGCATGCAGGGTCCGAATGGCGGACCGCGGCTCAAGCGCCGCGCGCGCACGACATCGCCAGATGTGTCGGCTGCGGTCGGGATCTGTGCGCAAGAGGCTGCCGTGACGGACCACCAGCGCCGGCGGCTCTTGGAGATCGCCGAGCGCCTGGGCGTGACCGTTCCGCCTGCCGCCACCACTGACAGCGCTGCCCTGCGCCAGACGCTGGCCCAGGCCCTGGGCGACGAGTGGACCGAGGCCTCGCAATACGCCGACATGTTTGCCGCTGAAGAGGCGCGCAGGCGCCCGCCGGCGGCCGGCACCGAGTGGGCGGACCTGCCGACCGAGATACGCGCCGAGGTGGTCCACGCCATCGTCGAATCCGATCCGCGCGCGGCGTTGGCCCTCTACTCGAGCGGACACGGAGGCGCCGAGGCCTTTGACGCCCGGCCCAACCGCCCCATCTGGGTGCTGGACGAAAACGGGCAGATGGTCGAGGACCGACTGCCGTTGGCCGACTATGCGCGCGTGGCGACAGCATTTTGCGTCGCCAACCGCGACGACCTCTTTTTGGCCGCCGCCACGTGCACGATGCGGGCCTTTGCCAACTGGTACATTGCGCACGCGCCCGGCGGGACCTATCCCAACGCGCGGGACCTCGCCGGCCGTCTGCGCGCGGCCGCGGACGCACCATCGGACGGCCCTGTCGTCGCGGATTTCGCGTCTGCTCTGTCCGACGGCATCGATGCCAATCAACTGGAGCAGATGGACGTGGGCGCGCTGGGCGCGGCGGTACGTGGCACCACGGCCCAACGGCGACCGTTGAGCCTGGGCCGATTGCGCGCGCTCGTCGCCGGTCCCCTGGGCCAGAGCCCGTCCGAGGTCGCGCACCAATGGTACCAGTTTATCGTCACGCCGCCCGCGCTCGCCGTGGACGCGATGACGCCGCTCGCCGTCCGCGCCGGCGTGATGCTCGGGGGCTGCATCCCAGCGCGGCTCGGCATCTCGCGCGTGGTGCGCCTGCCAAACGTTGGCCTTGCATTGGGCGACTGGGCCGAGGCGACGGCGCCCGGCGATCTCTTGCGCCTGCGCCACACATTCAACGCGTCGCCCGCCGACGCGGCGCGGTGGCTGGGCATCGCCGACGCCATGCACAACGATGAAGAGAATGATGGCGGCCGGTTGGAGAGTGCGTTTGCCAACTGGGTCGGACCATCCGACTTGCGCGCCGACACGTGCGATGCCTTGAGCGCATTTGTTGGGGACGGATGGGCCGCGCAAGAGGCCGTCATGCGTGCGATTGACGAGGCTATCGTGCCTTATAGGACAGGAGGCGCGTGCGCCGCCGTTGCATCGCGGTATCCCCAAGTGATCCTGCCCTTTTCGCGCCTCTTTTCAGGGAGCCGCATTATGCTCGAACCAACTCATGGCAGGGTGCACGTCCTTTTGGACCTCAATTCAGGCGCCCTTGGCCATCTCCTTGGCGAGGAAAGTCACCAAGTCTGAGGCTGCCGCGTGTTTTTTTCTGTTTTTATATATGTTTTCACAAAGGAAAAAAGAATTCATATCCATGACCGGATCCATCTGGATCGGCCCTTTTTTTTAAATCCTATCAGGGGTCGCGTTGCGGGTTTCCCGCTTCTCTTTCTTTCCTCGCTGGCGCGCAGCCGTCACGAAAAAAAAAAGAGTCGGGGGCATCGGGTGGCCAAATGGATGGGTGACCTCTGTGCGGTGTCGCCACGCAGCGCAGCCCGATCGAGATCACGCAACCGGTTCCGAGACGTAGGTGATGCCCGCTGCTCGCGCCAAGAAGCGCGCCGCCGTCTCGCGGCCGGGCAGCGTGGCGGCGAGCGCGAGCGCCTCTTTGGCCAGGCCTTGCGGCGCCTGTTCGACCATGCGCGCGATGGCATCGGCATATTTGCCATGGGGCGTGTCGGGACCGACCTCGCCGTGCTCCCTTTTCCGCTCGCCAGCATCGTGCGCCGCCAGATCCACGTGAATTTGCATGTCGGCCTGTGTGTCTTCTTTGTCGTCCTCCTCAATGTCGCCCTCCTCAACGTCGTCCTCCTCGACGTCGTTCTCGTAGACGTCGTGCGTGTTTGCGCGGACCGGCAACAAGAGGGCCGCGCGTGCCTGCGCGCTGGCACCCGCGACGGCGAGCAACAAGAGGGCCTTGACCAGCGTGGTATGGCGCGCGCACGCCATCAACACGGGCAGCGGGTCGCGCGCACCAAGTTTGCGCGAGCGATCGACCGTCGTCCAGACGGCCTCGTTGGCCACGGCCGCGGCGATCGGCGAATCGTTGTCGCCGGCGCTGTCTATGACAAAGCGTACCAGTTCGAGGTGCCCCTGGCGCGACGCGTGGTCGATCGCCGCGGCCGTGCGCACGTTGAGCGCGATGCCGCAGTCGTAGAGGGCGCGCACCATATTTGCGTCGCCGCGCTCGACCGCCGAGCGCATCGCTTCGTATGGGTCATCGGCGCTTTCACACAGCAGTCGTCGCTGCTCGGCGGTGCTGTGGTTCTCGAGGATGACGCGCACGGTATCGGCGTGGCCGTGGCTGGCCGCCACGTTAACCAGACAGGCCGTGCGCGGCACGCGCTTGCGCGCATACAGAAAGGCCAGTATGTCGGCGCGGCCGGCCTTGCACACTGCCTCGGGCGAGAGGCGCAGCCAGTGGTGGACGCGCCGGGCGCGCTGCACCTCGTCGGCGCTGTGCACGCGAAAGCATCGATGGGCCGCACGCGCCCGGCAGAAATCAGCGTGGCCGAGCCGGTCGAGGATGGCAGCGATCGCCTCGGGCGGCATCGTGAGGAGGGGCGCGTCGGGCCGGAGCCGCTCCATGACCGATGGGCGTCTCCTTGTCCTTTTCCCCGACTCTGTCTTTTCCTCTTTTCTTTTGACCGACGTGCAGCGGTCTGTTTCGACGCACTCCATGGAAAAAAAGGGGGAAATAAAAGAGCGCCGGCGGTCGGTCGTGTTGTGGCTGTCTCGGATCCTTGTACCAGTTCCCGAGACATGTTGACGAGACCTTGCGGGTTTACTCGGTTCACGCGGTGCCGCTTTCCCCGACGCCGCGCGAATTTTGGTGGTGGACAAATTTTGCAGATCGCGCCCGACAGGGCGGGCCGCCCAGGCAGAACAAAAAAGATTTTATTGGGGCGGTGCCCGTCAATAGACAACACGCGCAAACTCTTTTGGTCGGAACCGCGAGGCGGCAGACACCGAAAGTGGTCCCTTTTTTGCTTTGCAACGACAAAAGAGACTGACAGACCGGTCCGGTTTAGAGACAGCGAGACGAAAGAAAGAGGCCGAGACGAGACAGGGAGGGAGAACATGGCCGTCAGGCGGCACCGAGATGGTTGCCAAAAACGGCGAGCACCTCTCCTTCGGTGGGCCAGGGCGCGCCGATGGGTCGCGTGATCGTCGCCTTGCGCGTGTTCTTTTTGACGATAAACTCGTCGTCTCGCGTATCGCCAGGCCACTGCCTGCCCATGCGTCCGTACATGGCCGGCCGGCCGTGCCACTCGGGGTTGCGCTTCCGCACCGACTCGGCCAGGACGGCCTCAAACGTACTCCACCCTCGGGCGTGACTATCGACGCGTCGACAGCGCAGTGTGCGTGATTCGCTGGCGCTCTCTGTCGCGGCCAGCGTGATCCACTCTGTGGGAGCCTCTTGTGCGTCGTCGTCGCCGCCGCGATGGCGAACCGCGTTGCCGGGCGGCGGCGCCGGTGAGACCATGTTGTCGGCGCTGCGAGGCATCACCGCAGCGTTGTCTGACAAGGCGGGTGCCCCGTCGTCACCGTCTGATGACGCCGCGTCGGCATCGCGCGGAAAAGTAAAGGGCGCCAACGTCGACGCAACTCCCCACACGAAATCGCCTACGGCCGCCAGAGGGTTCCAGGGCGACGATCCCATGACGTCGCGTCGGTTTCGTTGATCGTGTCTGTCGGCCATGAGAGGCGTGGCTCTATCGATGCGCCGGGTGTGTATGTGTATGCGACGAAAAAAAAAAGTACAGGCAGTCGGAAAGGCGACATAAAAAAGGATGGACAATCAAACATCCGCGTTGCCGTTGGCGCGTTTTTCCTGTCTCTCTTCATTGCGTGCTCGGGGCGTCTTTCTGTTGACCAGAAAAAAAAAGAAAACTCGGAAAAAAAGCCGACGGCAAACACTGGCGGCGCCCGGCGCCTGTCTGCTCTTTTTCTGTCGCACGACCAAAAAAAAAGACAGGCAAGTCAAAGGAGAATGGGGAAAACAAAAGAAAGAATGGCTTGGCGGGGCGCTGGTGTGGTTGCAAAAAAAGGAGGATCGAGGGAAGGGCACCTTTTCGTGTGCGTGTGTCCTCTTTTATTTTTTTTTGATGCATTCCCCTCTTTGTCATGGAACCAACCCCAAAGGGATCGCGCTTTTTGGTTTTTATTTTCTGCCAGCGCACACGCGGAAAACAAGGATATACGCGCAATCGCGCCTGTTATGCGCACCAGAGGAGGCGGGAGGCGAAAGGTTGGCGAGCCACCTGAGACGGCCTAGGGATGGGACGGCAGCGGCTCGTCGCCGTATTCGACGCGATAGGCCAGGGACCACGCATAGGCCAGGTCCTCGTAGGCGTCGGCAAACTCGGCCAGGCGCACGACCATGCCGCGCGCGCCCGCGTGCAGACCCATGACGGCGCGAAATTCGCCCACGGCGCCGACGGCCTCGGCGCACGCGGCGTCCTCATGGTAGTAGACCATCTTGCGCTCAAAGTTGGCCAGCCACTCGTCGGCCACGCGGCGCGCCATGGCGATCTGGCGGAGGTCCTCGGCGCGTCGCCGGTCGATCCCATGTTGGCGTTCGTTCCACTGGCACAGGACGGCGCCGACGTCGGCCTCGTGCGCGGCGCGCGCCGTCGCCGCCACGCTCTCCAGGCAGCGCACCGTCTCCTCTTCGAGGACGGCCTCGCGGGCGGCGCGCGCCTCGGCCGCCTGGCGCCACGCGGCCTGCGCCTCGGCGAGGGCGTCCCCGAGGCGCTGCGTGGCGCGCATCCACTCGGCGTGCGGACCCGATTCGACGGCCTGCGCTGCCATGCCCGCCATGAGGGCCTCCAGGTCGGCCAGCCGCTTGCGCGCCGAGGCCTCGATGCGCGCGTCGGCGGCGTCCGCCGCCATGGCCACCTCCAACTGGCGCTGGTCGGCCCGCGCGCGCGCCGAGGCCTCGTCTGCGGCGCGGCGGCGACGTGCGCCGTCGCACGAATTTTCGCCGTCGCCTGCGCTGTCCTCGTCCTCATCACTCGACAGCAGCAACAGGTCGTCGTCTTCCTCCTCGTCCCCTGGGTCGGGTCCCCACGAGTCGCTGTCGCCATCGGGTAGGCGCCGTTGGTCGGCGCCGGCGCGGGCGGCCTTGCGCATCCGGCGCGCGTGGCGACGACGCACGGGCCGCAGGAGACGCGCGCGCTCGCGGCGCCTGGCGATGATCTGGCGGGCGGTCGCGCGGCAGCGGTCGCGCGCGCGGCGCATCTCGGCCAGAACGCGCGCCCTGTCGTCGCCGCCGGCCACGCACGCCGCAATGTGCCGCCGCGCCTCGGACGACACGGACGACACGGCGTCGTCCACCGCGCCGTGGCTTTGACGCCGCCGCCGCTGCCGTTTATGGCCTGTTTCCGCCGGTCCATGGACCTGATCGGCGTCGCAGCCTTTGTGGTCCTTGTGGTCACCGCCGCCCTGCTGTTCCTCTGCCTCCTCATTGTCGTCGTCCCGATCGCTATCTGCCTCGGTCGTGCGATCCAACATGGAGCGCGCCACGTTGGCCATGTGCTCGCAATAGTAGCGCAGGAGGCGCAGGGCGTCGCCGTCAAAGGCGTCCGGATCAATGCCGTGGTCGACAGAGACGTCGGCGGCGGCTGCCGCTACGGCCACGGCCGGATCGTCGCCACTGCCGGGGTCGATGGGCGGCTCGCCGCCGGCGCCACGCCAAAAGAGCGCCTCCATGGCCTGCGCAGAGGCCGGGTCGGCGCCGTCCAGACCGGCGGCGGCCAGAAAGGCGTCGTAGCGCGTCTTGAGGTCGCGCCACAGGGTGAGGAACCGCGCCCGCTGACCGCGCACGGCGACTTCGGCGCGGGCAAAGTCGTAGCGCACGGCGGCGTCCATGGCGCCATAGCGCTCGGCAGCCCGACCCACGCGCTCGGCGGTGCGCGCGTAGATCCACTTTTGCGCGATGGCGACGGCGCGCGTGGCGATGACGGCGGCCTCGCGCGTGGCGGCACCGTGCGCGCGAAGCACCTGCGATTCGTCGTGCGCGAGGCGCAAGAGCGTGCGCAGACACGCGGCACAGCCGCGCACGGCCTCGGACAGGGCCGCGTGGCGGTCGGCCAGGCCGGCGCCCGATGCCTCGACGCGCGCCACGACCCGCTCGGCGGTGGCCGCCAGTGCCGCCAGTTCATTCTCGGCGTCGCGCCGGCGCGCGTCGATGCCGCACGGTCCGCCGCCGCGACCGCGCTGTGACTCGGCCGGCCGGTCGGCGGGCGTCCACGGCCGCAGCATGAGCGTGAGCGAGCACGCAGCGCTCGCGCCGCCGGCCGCCGCCTCGGCGCCGCCCACGGGGGGCCAGGCAAAGAAGCGGGTCACGCCCTGGCGACAGAGTGCCGATCGGGCGTCGCGGTCGAGCGCCGCGGCAAAGGCTTCGCGCAGCCATTCAAACACGCACCGCACGCCGGCGTCCCACCATTCGCCGGGCGCCGTCCATGGTTCGGCGTCGTCGCCGGTGGTCGCCGCGGACGCCGGGTTGGCGGTGCCGACGCGCATCGTGGCGGCGCTCCCGGCGACGCCAGCAGGCGCGCGACCGTACATCGGGTCGCCCAGGTCGGCGGCGCACACGATGAGGGGCGCCTCGGCTGCGGCAACGCCCGCCGGGGGCCGCTGCGTAGCGATCGCCCTCGCCGATGGTGCGGTCGGGCGCGCTCCATGCGCATCGACAAAGACCACCATGGGGTCCTCGTGCAGAGGCGGCGGCGGCGCGCATGCAAACACGAGCGGTTCGGCCTCGATAATGACGTCGCCGCCGCCGCCATGGTGATGCCTCTCGCGCAACGTCTTTTGTGTCGCCGCCGACGTGTGGTGTCGCTGGCGGGCATCTTCCTCGCGTCGGTCGCAGGCGCGCAGGTTGTTGGTGAGCGAGTCCAACATGCGGTTGATGTCGTCGAGGTCGGGCGCGCAGTCGGCCATCGGGCCTCGCACGGCGCGTCAACTGTGCGCACGTGTACGCGCTCTTTTCTTTTAAACTTTTTTCCTTCGGGTTGTGTCTTCTTTTTTTTTTCCTGGATTTCGTTGGCGCTCGCCTCTCTTTTCTTTTCCAGACAACAGAGATCGCTGTGCGTGCGTGCGCCAAGAGGCCAAAGCACAAAGCGGAGAAAACACCGGTCAACGGTCAGTGTATATCGTCGGGCCGATGAGGCGGCGTGACCCGACCCTTTTCCCTTGACTCGACGCCGTCCGACACGCAGTGCACGATCGCGCCGTCGCCTACGCCGCCTCTATACGGCGCCTTGGGCGGCGGTTGCGTGCGGAATGCGCTCTTGGCGAGGGACGCCGAATTGTCAAAAACGAGCATCCGACTTTTGACAGTGCGAGGTGCGCGAGCGCGTGATCATCGACGCAACCTTAATGGATACGGTTTTTTGCGGTGTGGGCTTTGGGCGCTCCGTCTTTTGCGGTTGTCGCTCTGCACGGCGCGCTTTTTTGGGTGCCGCGCACTCGTCGACTGTCCGACAAATTTGGGGGAGGGGGGAGGGACAAGGTGTATCCGGCGGAATCGAGTCTGCAACAACAACACTGCCTCTCGATTTTTTTTTTCGGATGACCTACCGGGTCGGCTGCGGGTCGGGACTGGCCGTCGCTCGTCGTATCCTTTTGCAACCGATGCAATAGAGTTGGTTGGCGCCGGCCATGTGTCTTGACCACAGGCGCGCAGCGACCGGCCGGGACCCTGTGTCCCCCATGAGCCATACATGTGCTGCACAATGCGCCGTCTGCGGCCTGACTGCGGGCGATCCGCAACAACCTATTTCCTCGCGTGGCGCCGCAAGAGACCAACCAATAAAAAACCCCGCGGCCCAGAGACCGACGCAAAAAAAAAAGAATTTCCTATTGTGTGCGCGCGTGTCGGTCCTCGACTGCGGTGCGCCTGTGGCGCCGCTCTGGCGACGGGTACTTTTTTTTCCCGTCTGACACCAACCGCACCGTCTTTGCGCCAGCAGTCCGGCGCATCGTGCACCACGTCGATCGATACCCCATGACAGACACCCCTTGCTTCAAAACCGGCTCTGGGCGTCCGCTCAAAGGCACGCACCGTTCTAGCGGTGCGCGTACGCCGCTCGACGCGCGTATCGTGTGCCTGGATGTCGGCGGGCGCCAGTTCAAAACTTATGCGTCCACACTGCGCGCGTGTCCCGATGGCATGTTGGCGCGCCTGCTCGACGGGGGGTTCAACACGCCCGAGACGCACGACGGCTGCCTCTTTGTCGACCGCGACCCTCAATACTTTGCGCACATCTTGGGCTACCTGCGATGCGTGGCCGGCGGCGGCGCGGCCTCCCTGCCGCTGCCCGACAGTGCCGACGCGCTAGAGGGCATAGCAGGCGAAGCCGACTACTTTGGTCTGTCGAGCCTCGGCGACGACATACGCCGGCGCCTGGCCGCCCGAGAACGTGCGGTACAAAATGCCGCCGAAAAGCGCACGATGGCGTCGCCGCCTCCTCCATCGCCCGATCGTGCCAGCGTGCATATTTCGATCGCCCGCGGAGGGCAGAGGGCCACGCTGAGCGCGCACGGAGCCAAACCGTGGGACGAACGGCACGGCCAAGCGCTTCCAGCGGCCAACATTACCTTTCGTCAACGCACCGAACGGTGTGACCACGCATACGACTTGCCCGGTGGTTGGGACTGGCAGTACATCAAGTCAACAGACGGAGCCTCTTATGCGACCCGCTCCAGGAATGACGTTTTCGAGGTGGTGGCGTGCCACGGCTGCTCGGCCATCGACACTGCGGCGCTGGTGGACGCTGCGGTCGATGCTATGGTAACGTCCAAGTACGCGCTGCACTCGATCAAACAGTTTCCAAAGATTGCCGACGCAAAGCAGAGCCTCATGATCCATCTGGTGTTTGAGCGTGTGCGCAACGGATAGGACCGCGCCGGCCAACAGCCCCCGCCCTCTTATGCCGTCCTCGCTTGCGTTGTGGCGTGCCGTTGAACTGGGAAGGGGAGAAACAAACTTGTGCGCGCGCAGTGCGCGATAGATTTGCATCGACGCCCCAACATAGATCTTGATCGCCTCTGCGTTGCCTTCTTCTTTTTTTGCTCTTTGCCGGGTTGCTTGCGCACAGGGTGACAATGCAGACAACCTCGAATGCCAGTGCCACCAGTAGGATCACACACCCGCCCCTAGAGACCCGCGCCGGCGTCGGGCCGGTGTCGCCGCGATGGCCTCGTGCGCGTCCCTTTTTCTCGTGTATTTTCGAGGAAAGAAAAAAGAACATGCAGATGTCGCGGTTGCAAAAACAAAAGACACGTGCCGACACAAGGGGCGGTCCGCGCGAAAGAGGGACGTCGTGCTCACAAAAGAGGGACCTCATCGCCGCGGCCGTGCGGCGGCAACCGTGCACAGAACCCTTTTTTTTTATTTCTAAAACTAGGGTTGTTGGTTTTTTACCATTGGACAGCAACGCAATACTGGCCCTATGAGCGGCCGATCGCGGCTAAAAACATTGGGGGGGCGCCCACCGCCATAATTCGTTCTTGGTATTTTTGCGTGTATCCCGCCAACGCAGACCTAGAAAGATTGACACATGGCCATGAAACCGTGCGGCGGCTCCGTGTGGGGTCCGCCAAAGGATGGCCCCGCGGCCGACATTGTGTTTCGCTTTGATCTCTTGCCCGACGAACTTGTCATGGCCGTGCTCAAGTGGGCGCCCGACGGGGCGACCGTGGACGCATGGTCCCTCACATCGAGACGTCACTACGTGCTGGGCGCCGATCCGGCCCTGTGGCGTCACTTGTACAAGAGACACTCGGGACCGCTGCTGCACCGCCATTTCCAGCGCTGGGGCAAGGACTGGCGCTGGGTCTACCGCGCGCGTTCGTGCAACGGGCGCGCCGGGAGGGCGCGCGTGGGCGAGGTCGACGTCCTGCTCAATGGCAAGCACGGCACCTACTGGGGCGACCTCGTCGACGGAAGGCCACACGGATACGGCGCCATGCTCATCGCGCCCCTCAAGGAGTCGTCGCGTGATGGCCGACATGGCCAAGGCGTCCAGCCGCCCGCGCAGCCAAAACTCGACTGTTATGAAGGCGAGTGGAACGAAGGGATCATCTCTGGCTACGGCATCTGCAGGTGGTCGTGCGGCATGCGGTACGAAGGCGAGTACAAGGACAACGCGCGTGACGGCTACGGCGTCGTAACGTGGCCGAGCGGCGCGCGCTACGAGGGCGAGCGCAAGAACGGGCGTCGGCACGGCCGCGGCACCCACATATGGGCCAGCGGCAACCGGTACAGCGGACAATGGGCGGACAACAAGATGCACGGCCACGGAACCTACCGGTGGGCGGACGGCGCACAGTACGAGGGCCAACACGCCAGCGACCGCCTGGCAGGGCGCGGCACCATGACCTATTTGGACGGTTCGGTCTATGACGGCGAGTGGCTACGCGGCAGAAAGCATGGCGAGGGCGCGCACACGTACAGCGACGGCTTGATCGCGTGGGAACGCTGGACGCAAGGAGTGCTCAACTCGGCCGTGGTCCTCGCGCATCGCACCCAGGACCCGCCTTGCGATGGCGCCACCGATCCCGGCTCTCCTTTATGCGAGGCTTGCGTCGCCGCCCGGTCCGGGCTTTGAGCAGGCCCTCTGCCCCTATAAAAAAGCGTTGTTTTCCCCTTTTTCTTTCCCTCCTTGCTGCTCTTTTCCTGTTGCGTGTCTTTTGCTCATGTAAAAGAGCCCCCAAGTCGCCATTCGCGAGGGCGCGTCGATGTCGGGCCGTCGCCCCTGTTTTCGGCTGATCGAGGATGTGCACAAGGTGCAGAGGCGACAATGTAGCCGACTCGAGACTCTATTTTTGTCGTAGAGAAAAAAAAAAGGGTGGCACAACTTTCTGTCTTCCCCGCACCAGGCCGGCATGGTGCGATCGTCGGTCGGCATGGTAAGGCCTGGCTGTACCACCACGGTCACTACCAAGAAAAAAAAAGAGACCGGCTAGCATCGGGCGGCTTGCCCGTGCAGGGATCGCGCAGACGGGCCGACACGCGACGGAAAGAGGAGCAACAGAAAAAGGAAGAGAGGAAAATCAATCCCACATCCGCCAGTCCCCGCGATGGCGCACACGCAGTCGACGGCGCCGGTCGGTGTCGGCGCCACGCGCGTGATGCAGGTCTATGTGAGGTTGCCGCGCCCCGTGCCGCCCCGCGGCGCTGTGCGCATTCTATCCGCGCCCACCGCAGCACGCCACGGCAGACAGGGTCCGCCCGGTCCTGTCGGTCCGCCGGGCAAACGGGGAGTGGCGGGACCGAGCGGACCCAGAGGCCCGGCCGGCGAGGCTGGACTGAATGGCGCACCGGGAGCAGATGGAGCCCAGGGTCCGCCAGGCACACGAGGCGCGGCAGGCGGTCAGGGTCCACGCGGCCCAGATGGACCGCCCGGCGACGCCGGTCCCGCAGGCGAAATGGGACCACCAGGCGAACAAGGTCCAGCAGGCCCGACGGGCGACCAGGGACCGCCAGGCGAAGTCGGACCGCCGGGGCCGCTGGGCGGCCTCTTGTTTGGCGCCGGGACAGAGAGCGTGTCGATTTCGGGCACGGTCGACCTCGCGGCCGACGTGCACTATCTGGACCTCGTCGTGCCCGTAGGCGCCCGGCTGCGCACCCACGGCTATCGGGTCTTTGTGAGCGGCACGCTCAATCTCGATGGCACGATCGACAATGACGGCAGCATAAACGGCGTGGCAGCCGATCAGGGTACTGTTGGCGGCGGCGGCGCCGGCGGTGCTGCACTGACCGACGGCCAGAGCCTTGTGCACGCCTTTGGCGGATCCGGCGGCGATGGCGGTCCTGCGACGGTGCCCGGCGGCGCGCCCGGCGACGGCGGCACGACAGTGCTGCCCACGGCGGCACAGGGCGGCACGGGCCTGCTGAATAATCCGCTGGCGCTGGTGCAGGGCCGCACCGTCGACGGATTCCTGCTTCAGGGCGGCGCGGGCGGGGGCGGCGGGGGCACGAGCGCGGCCTTTCCCGCGCTGGCGCCGGCCGTGGGCGGCGGCGGTGCCGGCGTGGTCGTCGTCGCCGCGCGCGAGGTGATCGGCACGGGCCTCTTGCGTGCGCGCGGCGGGTCTGGATCCGTCGGCGAGTTTACCGGCACCAGTGCGGCGGGCAGCAGCGGCGGCGGTGGCGGCGGTTTGGTCGTCCTCGTGGCCAACACGGTGGCGTCGACCATTACCTTTAACGTCGAGGGAGGTCCGGGCGGCATCAATCCGTTTGCGCCCGAGGCGGCATCGGGCCAGCCCGGGCGCGCCGTCCTCGTCAGGGTCGCTTCTGAATGAGGCGCGGATCGCGCGCGGCGACCCCTTGTAATCTAAAGATGGTGCCACAAGCCGCACGCCGTCGTCGCGCAGAGCCCGCAGCCGCAGGATCACCGGTCGAGGTCCACGTGCATATCGACGAGTTTCCTTTGTCGTCTTTGCCTTTGGCCCCTCCCCCGTTTGCCGCAAGCGTCGTGCCGTCGCCCGGTCGAGATGGAGCGCCCGGACCGAGTGGACCGGTTGGCCCGCCCGGACCGATTGGTTTGGTTGGGCCCAGCGGCGAGCGCGGACCGCCGGGTCTGCCAGGCCAGCCGGGTCCGCCCGGCGCACCGGGACCGGAAGGACCTCAAGGCGACGTTGGACCCAGAGGTCCGGCAGGTCCTGCAGGCGAACGTGGCCCCGCCGGCGCGCCGGGACAAGACGGGCCTCAAGGATTGCAAGGGCCAGAAGGTCCTGCGGGCGGCACGGGTCCGGCGGGTGATCCGGGTCCGGCGGGGGTGGGCTCGGCGCTCGTGTTTGGCGTCGGCACCGCGGACGGCGTCGAGACGGCGAGCCGTACCATGGCCGCGGACGAATACTACAACGACCTCGTGGTGCCGGCCGGCGTCGTTCTCGACACCGACGGCTACCGGCTGTTTGTGAGCGGCGTGCTCACGCTCGACGGGGTCATTGCCAACGACGCGGCGGGTTCGACGGGCGCCTCTGCGGGCACGGTGGGAGGCGGATCCGACGGCGGCACCGTGGCCGGTCAGGACGGCGGAGCGCTGGCGCAGTCCCTCGGCGGGGCAGGCGGCGCTGGCAGCGACGGCCTCGGTGCACCAGGCGGCGCCGGCCAGGGCGGAGCGCTGACGGCGCCCACGCCGCCCGAAGGCGGACCCGACCTCAACCTCAACGGCCTGGCCGTGGTGCAGGGCCGCACGGCCACCGGGTCGCTGATCAACGGCGGCACGGGTGGAGGGGCCGGCGGCGCCGACGCCGTCGATCCCACGCTGGCGCCGGGCAGCGGCGGGGGAGGCGGAGGTGTCGTCGTGGTGGCGGCGCGCGAGGTCCTCGGCAATGGTACCATTCGCGCCCTGGGCGCGGCGGGCACCGCAGGCGCAACTGCCGGCGGCCGCGCGGCCGGCAATGGCGGTGGCGGTGGCGGCGGGTTCGTCGCGTTGCTCACGACCTATATCCCGTCGGGCGTCGATCTCGTGGCGACGGGCGGCGCCGGCGGCGTCAACCTCGTGAGCGCCGCGGGCACCGCCGGCGCCGCCGGCACCACCCAATTCATCATCGTGTAGGAAAAAGGAAACAAAAAAAAAGACCGAGGACAGCCGCAAAAAAGAAAGAGAGAAAAACAGTTTTTCTTTTTTACGTCACAGAGGTGTGAAAAAATCGGGCCGTGGGATGGCGGCGTGGTCAAAGGTGCTGGCGCACGACAGAATTTTCTCGCGCCTCTAAATACGCCGGCACGGCCTCGGTTCCCTTCTTCTGGTCTTTTGGTGGGTCTTTTTTTTTTTAAATCCGCACCCATCGCCGACCAATCGCCACCGGTCACGAATAGTACAATGGTCTCTGTCGGGGTCCGGTTATGGCCGGTGCACTCTGTACACCTCCAGGGAAGGGACCACGCACATTCTTTCGGGTGACGGTTTTCTGGCGCACGCCAAAAGGCCCGCGATAAACACGCGCGGCTTGCAGGTTTTTTTCATTGGCGCTCGACAGGCGTGTTTCTACTGCCCAATCAAAAATAAAAAATAGAAAACGAAAAGGAAAACCCAACAAACCGTGCCCTGCGGCCCTGATGGGCAAGGGAGAAAAACTGTCGGCACAGAATTCCTGCATCTATTTGTTGGCGCCGACCTTTTTTCCTCCTTGTCGTCGTGCAGTGCGGGTTTTGGGCTCTGCGCCAACAACACCACAACAAAAAGACCCAAAGATCATCCAAAGGGGAGGAAGCCGGTCCTATTTTTTCGTGCCCATCGTATCGGGGACCATTTTTTGGGCGTGCGCAAAAAGAGAGGGTGAAAAAAGAGAGACCTCTCGAAAAAACACATCGATCACGAGACCGCCAATCATCCATCCGCCGGCGGTCGACGACGAGATGGGATCGCCTTTCGACGCGCTGCCCGACGAGTTGCTCGTGCAGATCCTGGACGCGGTGCCGTGCGTCCAGAGGGTGCTCCATGTGCCGCGGGTGTGCCGCCGCTGGCACGCCATGGCAAGCGACTGGAAAGCAACTGCTGTCGACGTGCGGCCGTGCCTGCTCTTGGTCACCTCAGAGGACGTCGGCCGCGCAAAAGCGCGTCTGGTGGCCGCGACGCGTGGCCACGCGGCGTGCGTGGAGCATATCTGCGCGGGCAGCAGGCCGACCGAGTGTGCGCCCTACGTGGCGGCCATCAAGCGGGACGACGTCGCGAGCCTGCGCGCGCTCGGCGTCCATGAGCAGGTCCTGAGCACGCGCGACATGGCGGCTCTTGCCGCGCGCTACGCGAGCGCCGCGTGCCTCGACTATGCCATGGCGCAGCACGGCCGGCTCTATATCGACGTGCTCGACGTGCCGTGGCGCTGCGACTTGGCCGCGCCCGCCGACCATTTCGCGTGCCTTGCGCGCGTCCTCGACGCCGGCTGCTTTATCGGCTGTGCTGGCGCGGTCGAGGCGGCCTGGTGCGGGCACGTCGACTGTCTGGCGGCGCTATTGCCCATGACCACGTCCGACACACAGGAGATTGCCGAGGCGTGCGGCCGCCACCTCGATTGCCTGCGCCTCGTGTGCGAGCACGAGGCCGGCGCGCTGACGTGCGACGCCGACGCCCTGCACGGTCGCCTCGTCCGCCTGCGTGTTATGCACGAGTGCGGCGTCGCGTGGCGCGCGAGTACGTGCGCCGCTGCGGCGCGAGGCGGCCACCTCGACTGCCTGCGCTATGCACACGAAAACGGGTGCCCGTGGGACGAGATCACATGCACAGAGGCCGCCAGGCACGGCCACCTCGCATGCCTCGCGTATGCGCACGACAATGGGTGCGCGTGGGATACGCGTGCGATTAGGGCAGCCATCGACGGAGATCACGTCGAATGCCTGCGCTACATGCTTGCGCGCCGCCAGGTGAGTGACGGCGCCCTGTGCGAGATGGCCGCATACAACGGCCACCTGGAATGCCTGCGCGCCCTCCATCGGGCCGGCTGTCCGTGGGATCGCCGCGCGCTGCGGTCAGCGCTCATCAGAGACCGGGTCGACTGCCTGCGCTACATGCACACGAGGGGCATGGCCTGGCGCCGCCGCGACTATTGGCGTGCCTGCTGGCACAACCTAGAGTGTTCCACCTATATGCTGATAAACGGAGAACGTGCGCTCGAGGGCGACGAACTCGTTGAGCCAGAGACAGGCCATTGGTCGTCTGACGACGAGGACGGCGACGGCCTTGATGGCGATGGCTCGAATGGGTATCGCCATGATGACGACGGAAATGGCGGCGATGGCGACGAGCGCGACGAGAAGCCGGGGCAGCCAGATGGCGGCGAGGGTGGTCAAGATGACGTCAATAGAGATCGTGCCGTTGGCGACCGCGACGACGAGGACGAGGACGGCACGGACAAGGAGCAGGACGCCCGCTTGGCGTCTCCTCGCCCGCGCAAGCGTGCCCGCACCGATGGTGAGATGGACAAACAGGCCGCGTCATAGTCCTCCGAGGCCCATCGGCGCCTCGTGCGAGCACGTTGGGGACAAACAAAAAAAAAAGAAGAGAAAGACTGCACGAACCAACAATCCCCGCCTTGTTGTCGCCCTCGTCTTTTTTTCCTCGTATAGGGCATCCACGCTTTTTTCGCAGCGAATTTTTTTCATCTGCGGCATAGGCAACACGACGCGCTGAAATGCGAGAGATTTTCTTTTCATTGGGGGGGGGTGGAGTAAAGGAAAATGGTCTATTTTTTTGAACGAGAAAATTAAAAAAAGAAAGAGAGACCGCGGGCACGCGAGTCGTCGGTCGACGTGATGCGACCTTTTTTTTCTCCTGGCCTTTTTTGTTGCGCCTCTTGGTCGACGCGCGCCACGACGAGGGCGAGACGAGAAAAACTAAAAAACAAGTGAGCGCGCACAAGAAAAAGGGAAACCCCAAGAAAGAAATTGTTAGAAAAAAGGCAGATTGGGGGAGGTAGCGTGCCTCCCATTGGACGGCTGCGGCAGTCGTCGGACGGGGGAAAGGAGAGAGGGCACAGACGAGGCTGCGCGCACGACATTGCAAGGAAAAGAAAAAAGGGCAGAACAGGAGACGGTGACCCACTCGGCGACCATAGGCATTATCTCATTACCACGGCCATTATCGCCGCGACGTCACCGCAGTGGCCACCTAAAAAATGGCGACAATGAACACGGCGCGCATCTCGACGACGACAGCGACGGCCGGGCCGACAAAAGGCTGTGGCACGCAAGGCGTCGGTCCCACGCTGGCCGACCTCCCCACCGAGATCATCCTCGACGTGCTGTCGCACCTAGATACCCGCGACGTGGGCGCCTGTGCCATGGCGGCGCGCGCGCTCGCCGCGGCGTGCGACGACCATGCCCTGTGGACGCGTCTGCACGAGCGAGAGCGCGCCGGCGAGGAGGCGCGGTGGCGGGCCGGCGCCCGATCCATCGCGACGGCCGTCGGCCTGTGCAGCACCCCATCCTCGCACCAGGCCAAATACGGGCCAGTCTCGGCCGAATGGATATTCAACAAGATCGCCGATGCCATCGGCAGGGTAATCCATTCGCCGTGGCACAGGTCTGTCGATTTGGTCGCGCTCTTGGGCCACCCGCGCTTTGCCTGCGCGGCCCGCGCCAACGTGCGCGTCGTCATCGACTCGCGCTTTGACACGGCGCCACGGACCAGTGTCGAGACCGCCCATCCAGAGCCCTACGCCACCGTGGGCACGATCATACGCTGCACCGGCATCTCGTACACAAACCACGTCGGTATCAGGGTGCACCGCGGCTTCTTTGACGCCGACGGCGTCCTGTGCGGACTGGGTCTCGCAGATGCCAACGCGAGGCAGAGCCGACTGGGACTATGGACCGGCTGCATCGGATTGTGGACAAGAGGCCACGCCACGATGGCCGACGCAGAGGCATACTACGGTGAATGCGGAGATCGGTACCGCGGAGGCCTGCTCGACGGCCTGTGCCATGGCCGAGGACGCGTGTTTGACTGTCAGGGCACCGTCGTCATCGCCGGCGAGTGGAACCGCGGCGTCGTCCACGGGCCGTGCTCATGGCGCAGCCCCGTCCACAAGGAGGCACTTGTCGGCAATGCCGCCTTTATCGAGGGGAGCACCGCCGGCCCGGTCGCTTACTTTGCGCGCGGCCGACTGGTCATGCGCGTCCCGCGCCTGTATGAGCCGTACCGGCTCGGAAAGTTTACCGACGGTTTTCGGTCCACGATCACACACGAGAACCATCGCTTTGCCTACACGAACCGCGTGTACGCGCTCTACGGACCGTCGGGGACCACGGTCGTATCGCTCCAGTTTTTCGTCCACGCATGGCCCGATGGCGCCCTCGTCGCGGGCAAGAGGCAAGGCGAGCACTACTGTTGGACACGGGCCAAGTATGAGCCGCTGCTCTTTATCGACACTCGCCCTTTGGGGACGGCACCGGGAGGCGGCCCGCTTGTGATCGCCCTGGGTCCCGATTCAACTTTGGAGCGCGATCCGCACACGCTCGCCGTGCGCATGCGCGCGGGACCTTCAATCGATCCCGCTCATCGCGACTTGATCACACGCGATCCCGCTCATCGCGACTTGATCACACGCGATCCTCTTGTCTCTGCAGACGCGCCGCCGGGGCTCGCTCGCGACGCCGATCCGTCTGGCACGTCCACCGCCGACAAAAAGTCTGGCGGCACGGAGCAAGACGGCGGCGATTATGCCCTGGCGCAGCAAGACTTTGCGCGCGCGATCGCCTCGGCCTCGCGCGGCCGCGTGGGCCTCGACGAGGCCGACGAGGCGGCCCTGACCGAGGGATTCAGCGCCGTCAGCGCCACCAGCGCCGCTCTCTTGGCGCTGCTGGACACGTGCGCTGCGCCGCTGCCCGCCGGGTGGCCGCATGACGTCTTGAGCGGCGGTCGCGTGCGCGGCGCGCTCTTTGTGGCCGACAGCGAATCGGGCAAACAGACGACGGGCCTCGACATGACGAGGTGCGCGATGCGCGAGTGCGTGGTCATCAACGCCACCTTTGACGACTGCGACTTTCGCCGCGCGCGCTTTGAGCGCTGCGTCTTTTACGGCTGCCGCTTTGACCGATGCGGTTTCTTTGGCGCCGTGCTCGTCGCCACGCGCTTTGAGGCCTGTCTCTTTCCCTGCGCCGAGGAAAAGGTGTCTTCCTATGTGACGCCCCACGTCGTGCACGCCGATGCCGTCGAGCAGATCCTCGTGGGTATGGGCGCGCGCGTGGAGCGGGCGGCGCCCCCGTGCCCCGAGAAAGAACCATGCAACGGAAACAAAAGAAAAAGGCACTCGCATTCCTAGAAAAAATAAAAAAAAAGTCGATTCGATCCTGCCGTCGATTATCGAGGGGCTACAAAAGAAAAAAAATCGAGTCTCTTATGTGCGCCGTGGGTCCTTGTGTTGCGGTCGCTCAATAGCGAGGTGGCCATGTGCAGACCTCGCGTGAGCAGTCTCTGTGCCGGCAGAGGATGGCGAGTTGCATTAAAAAAAGTCGTCCCTTTTTTGCGAAAAAAAAGATATCATAAAACGGAGGGTCATACGGCACGCTGCCTTTTTGTAGCACGCGGTCATCCACCGAGGCAACATCGGGCCGATAGTGGGCCGCAGATCACACCCAAAAAAGAAAAAGAAAAAGGCCTTTGGAGGGACGCCACCCGCAAAGAAGGGTCGTCTTTGGCGCAGGAATGCGCTGCCCGACGACAGGCCAAAAGTGCAGAGCGCGCGCACTCTTTCGACGCAGGCGCGATGGGCACGCCCACGGCAAAAATTTTTCTCTGCATCGGGGCGGGGTGATTTATGTTTGTTTGTTTGTCATTGGCGCAATCCCTGTGCGACACTAAAGGCGACCAATGGCAATAAAGACGGCTGATTGTCCTTTGCCGCTGCGGGCCGTGGGCATATTGTCCGATGCAGGCCGGCCAGACAGACAGACGACACCTGACCTTGCCATGAAGTCTCGTAGCGGCCGAGCGTCTACGGGTCCTTTCGCGCGCAACGGCAATGGGAAATTCGCGCGCGTGCAGCAAAGACGCCAGAAATACGACGCCGCGCCGGGCGACCTCTCCCTCTTTGACCTTTTGCCCGACGAACTCGTCATGGCCGTGCTGAGGGCGGCGCCTGACGGAGCGACCGTGGAGGCATGGTCCCTCGCGTCGAGGCGACACTATGCGCTGGCCGCCGACCCGGCGCTGTGGCGTCACCTGTACGAGTCGCACTGGGGACCGCTGCTGCACGCGCATTTTCAGAGTTGGCGCAAGGACTGGCGCTGGGTCTACTGCGCGCGTTCGCGCAACGGGCGCACTGGAAGGACGCGCGTGGGCGAGGTCGACGTCCTGCTCAACGGCAAGCGCGGCACCTACTGGGGCGATCTCGCCCACGGAAAGCCGCACGGGTACGGCACGATGTTCATTCCTTCGTTCGACGGCGCGGACAACAGGATCGAGCGCGCACAGGCCACTGGATCGTCTCTGTCGCCAGGGCTCGACTGCTACGAGGGCGACTGGGTCGATGGAGTCATATGCGGCTATGGCATCTACGTGTGGGCCAACGGCGTACGATACGAGGGCAAGTACAAGGACAACAATAGCGACGGCTACGGCGTTCAGACGTGGCCGAACGGTGCCCGCTACGCTGGCGAGCGCAGGAACGGCCTCCGACACGGTCACGGCGTCCAAACGTGGCCATGCGGCGACCGATACGTCGGCGAATGGGTGGACGGCAAGATGCACGGACACGGAGTCTTCCAGGGAGCACATGGCCTGTGCTACGACGGCCAGCGCGACCAGAACGACATATCGGGTCGCGGTGCCATGACCTACCCTGACGGGTTGAAGTATGACGGCGAGTGGCTCGGCAACAGACGACACGGCGACGGCGTGTGCACCTACCCGGATGGATCGACTGTGCACGGCGAGTGGTCCCACGGCGCTGTCCTTTCCATCGCGGTCGTCACACACCGGTCCCAGGGTCCGCCTTGCGGCGGCGGCGCCGACCCTGCCTCCCTGTGTGAGGGTTGCGCTGATGTGCAGTTTCTGCGTTGACCCGTTGTCTGTGTGTTTAAAGAGAGTGGCACTCTTTTGTGCCTTTTCTGTTGTTGTTGTTGTTGTTGTTGTTGTTGTTGTTGTTGTTGTTGTTGTTGTTGTTGTTGTTGTTGTTGTTGTTGTTGTTGTTGTTGTTGTTGTTGTTGTTGTTGTTGTTGTTGTTGACAGGCATCCTTTTTCGCGGCTATGTCCATTGTAATTTTTTTCAATGGCTCGGCCATCAGAGTCGCCGCCTTTCATCTTGCAGCGGCGGCTGCCTCGCTCGCCGATCCTGCCTCCTCTCTGCGTCAGGCGACGGTGCACGCCAGACAAGGCGACAAACTCGGCGGAGGACATTGTTCCGACAAGAGAGACAAAAAGAAAAACACCAGCCATTTTTTTTTCACCCTCTGGTACGTATCGGCCTGGTGTGGCGAGATTCATCCGTGCCGACGCGAGCCGAACCAGAACCGGGGGTGGGGATTGCGCGCGAGTGGCGGTAGAGGAAGACGCGAGGCCGAGCGCGATCGTCGTGATTTTATATGTCCAACTTGTTTGGCAATGCAAAGAGGAAACGGTGTCGGCGAGGGAAGGGGCAGCCGAGTTGGCCGCGGTGACTGGCCGACCGACAAGGCGCAGGCCACCGGCACGGCACCGTGCGCGATGGACACGAAAAGAGCCCCGCAGCAAGGGAAAAATAAATAAATACAAAAAAAAGAACCGTCGCCCTATGAAAGCGCAGAGCATCGTGCGCACCGACACTCGGCAGCGGCGAGTTTGTTGAGGCGCGCGCGATCGCGGTCGCCCAGCATGGCCATGGTCGCCGCGCGTGCCTCGGCCACGCACACGCTGCGCATGTTTTGCTGCACCCAGACCAGCGCCGATGTGGAGCGCAAGGCGAGGCCGGCCACAGCGTCCACCGCGTCCTGGAGCCCCTCGGTGTCGCAGTGCGCACACAGGTAGGCCAGAGCGCGCTGCCGTCCGTGCAGCAGCGCCTGCACGTAGGCGCCCGAATCGGGTCGCGCGCCCCAGTCCACGAGCGTCTTGACGACGGGCACGAGATCGTGGTGGGCAAGCGCGGTGTCGAGCGTTCGCCAGCGGTCAAAGTGACGCGGGTACAGCGCGTGTATGTCCTCCATGAATCGAAGGCGGCCACACGCGACGGCCATGCGCGCGACCCCCACGGTGACCACGGCCTCGGCGTCGGGACGCCCCAGCAGCCAGCCGAGCACGCCGCGCTGATCGCCCTGCACGGCGCCGTAGGCCGCCGCACCAGTGTGCCACGCCGCGATGGGACGGTCGGGCGGGCGCTCGCCGTCGTAAGGCGTCCGGAGCGCGCCGGCGGCCCACGCGACCACCGCGAGTCTGCCCTTGGCTGCGGCCGCCGAGATGATGCCGCTGTCGCACACGTACAGTCGCATGGCGTGGGCAATGGCCACGGCATCGACGTTGCCTGCCTCGGCCGCCTCGACGATGACGCGCGCGCCGACGGGCAACGCGCCGATGAGGTCGACGATAGCGCGGACCCTCTTGGCATCGCCCTCTTTGAGGGCGTTCTCCAGGGCGTCCTTGGAGAGGGGCTTGACGCCCCTGCAGCCCAGCCGTGTCAGGCGGTGGATCGCAACCGGGTCGCCTTTGTCGCCCATGTGTGCGCTATAATAGGGGCTGAGAACACATCCACACGTGCCGCCCAGCATGGTCGTCAGCAGATCGTGGGCGTTGAGGGCGACGTCGGTGCGGTGGCACTTCATCGCCCGGCTAAACACGCCCCTCACGGCCCTCGGGTCGATCGCCAGTCCAAAGCGACACATCTGCGCCACGAGACACCGAAAGACGGCGGCCTCGTCGATGGGCGCGTCGAGCGCGCCGTAGAGGGCGGCGCACACGGCGTTCAATTCGGGCGCGTGCGTATAGGTCGTGCGGTTGCCGCAGTACCGTCCGCGGCATTGTGCAGGAGGGGCGCTGGCGACGTCGACAGTCGTCGCCGGCTCGCTCCTCCGAGACAGCGCTCTAAAGGTCTGTTTGCACAGCCATTCTATAATATCGGCGCGTGACGCGCGCGCCGCGGCACCCACCCAGGTCACGTCGATCGGTAGCCCCCCGTGCTTCAGTGCCAGGCACCACACAGCAAGAGGTATGCCGGTCCCAAAGAGCGAGGTGGCGCCATGCCGGCGCATGTGAGTGCCGGCGAGGTTTCCGAGTGCGAGGTCGATGGGCGTGCCGGTGGCAGTGCACCACGCGACGAGGTCCCTGCCGCACTCGACCAGGGACGCCACGTGGGCAAGCACTTCGGCCGGCAGGACCTCAAACGGCACCGGTGGTATGGACGGCAGGCTGCCGGTGTCTGTTGTTGTTGTTGTTGTTGTGGTGACCGTCCGGCCGGCCCAGCCCACACCGTCTAGGGCAGGCGCGGCGTCGACAATGGTATCGTCCGGCCGATACGTCGGGATGGGATCGCACTCCACCTCTGACTGGGACATGGCGACGCACAAGGGGTGTGCCGCAGGTGTCGGCTGGCGCTTGTGCGTGCGGTTCTGTGCCGCCCAGAGCAGTAAATCGCACATATTGCGCGCGCTCTCGGGACTCTTTCCTTTTTTTTTCTCTCTACAGAATGAAACAAAATTTTTTATTGGGCCGCCACGGCCGGGCGCGCTCTCTGTCGCCGCGGGCTCAAAGGAGGAGACAATGTCGACTCTTGCGACCGCGCGGTTGGTGCCCGCCACCACCGCACGATCTTAAAAAAATACCAGACCCTTTCTTTATGTTTAATATGTATTTTTTTATGACGATATTGTTTGATTGGGTGATCTAGGCTGTCGGCAGGCCTCGCCCCGGGCCACAAGGCTCGTCCGGTCCCCTTTTTTTGTGTGCGCCGCGCGGAGGACGCACAAACGGGCAGAAAATCCAAAAGTGTAGGGAAAAAAGAACATCCAACACGGCAAGAAGAGAAAAGGGAGCAATGGGCGCAGCGCAGTCGCTGCCCGACGGGCGCGCGCCGTGGGCGTGGATCGACGCCGACGAGGCGCGCGACGCACTCCTCGCATGTGCCAGCGCGTCAGAGGACGCCATCGACGGCAAGGCCATGGCAGCACTCGAGCACCAACACAACTGGCGCGCGGTGGCCGACGCCATCGCCGCACTGCCTCGCGACGGCGCAATCGCAGTCGGCTACGTGCGACGCATCGTCGACGCGCCCCACACCTTTAGGGCGCAGGCACACGCGATCCATGTAGAGGCTTTGGGCGTCGTGGCGGATCAAGGCCGGCTGTGGCGTGTCGTCGAGTCCCATCGCCACCGTCTGGGGACAGCGCAGGAGATCGCCGATGCCATCAGCGGCGCGTCGCTGTCGGGCCATCTCCAGGTACGCGCCCCGCACCACGGACCGGGGAGCAGCGACGGCAACCACTGCCCCGTCCCTTCATGGGACCGCTGCTGGCTCGCCGTCGTGGCGTCGGGCCTGCGCAAAGGTCCCGCGGGCGGGACATGGACCGCCGATACCATCCGGCGCACGCGCATCGCGCTCGCGGCGCTCGTGCGCGTGTGCGACGAACGCAACGTCCATTTGCACCCCACGGAAAGGCTCTCCTATGCGGAGCGCGTATGTCCAGAGCGCGCGCTCTGGCTTTGCTCTGGCATGGCTGAGCGGCCTGCCGAGATCACCACCGGACGGGAGGACGATCAGTTGTTTGTCGCGTGCGTTCTCGACACGGAGAGGGACCTGCGCGGCATGCTGGCGTGGGTCGAGGCCATCGAACGGACAGGTGCCGTTTGCAAACACATCCTCGGCTCGGACGGGGCAGCCGGTGCGTGTGCGCCGTACCCCACCGCCATCTAGCCACAAAAAAAAAAGAAAAATGTCTTTTTTCTTCTTTTCCCTCATCTTGCTTCTGTGGCTCTGCCCTCATCAATGCAGCGGGAGTCGGTCGTCATTGTCCCTTTTGTGTTTTTGTATCTGTGGCCGTGCCTGGCTCGCGTGCCGGCCTTCGAGTGCAGCCACCGCCAAACCCCATCTGGCAGACTAAATAACCGTGACACAAGGACACATTCAGACACGGCTCGCGGCTGCATTTGGTGCCTTGGTAAACCCGCAGCCGAGCGGAACCCCATGAACGAGCAGCGGCTCCAGGTCTTGCGCAAGAATGCACAAGGCCGCGGCATACCGAGCGAGCGCCGATAAAAGGAGAAAAGAAAAGACAAAAAAAAAAGAAAGAACAAGGGCATAAACCAAACCTCGACACTATTTGCCTTTTTTTTTCTTTTCGCGCGCCAGCGGTTTATAGCACCTCGCGCGATCTTTCCAATGGCCTTTTGCATGGCCGTCATTTTTCTCTGTGACCCCTTTTTATGGCCCAGAGCGCATAACCGCCCCAGCGCAAAGCATGGATACGGCAGGAATGGAGGAGCGTCGTCTTTTTGTCTGTCGATGGGGTGTGCGGTCGTCGTCTGCGCGCGCTCGCGCGATGGTCAAGGAAAAACAAAAGAAAAATATGCCCAAACATATTAAAATAAAAAATTAAAAAAAATCAACCCTAGGAATGTGCTGCACGTATGTGTGATTGGCCAAATTTTTTGTGGCGGCGACCAGCCTGACAGGGCAGGCGTGGACGTGCCTCTGTTGCGCTCGCGTCTCTTTTCTCGGCGTCACTCTCGCACATCGCACAATCCGCCGGCCGCACACCGCAAGCCAGAGGGGCGGAAAAAAAACAAGAAAAGAAAAAAGACAACCATTCCGCAGAAGAAAGGAAAAAAGGACGTGCATAACAACAGAGGGGAAAAAAGAGGCGGCATGCAGGGAGAGAGACCGCCTGGTGCACCCAGGTCGCCCATGGAATCGCACGCCATGCAAGACAGCGTGCGCGCAGCCCTCTTGGCCTGTGTCGACCCGAGGACGGGCACCGTCGACGAGTCGGCTCTGGCCAAGGCCGAATTCGATCATAATCGCCGCATCGTCCTGGCCATGCTCGACGCCGTTCCTCCAAAGCAGTGTCTGCACGTATCTGCCGTCTACTGTGTTCCATCTGACAACGGGTGCACGGCGCACGGCTCCAGGATGATTGTCGGGCGTCGCGACGATGCCTTTTATTTTAGCGGCCATCGCCAGGTGGACCCATTGGCGCTGTGGTCCGTCGATGAAGCAGCCGATGCCATCGCGGCCGCGATGCTCGTCGTGGCCGTGGTTCCACGCGTCCACTGTTACGTAGACGGTGATTACCTCAACCGTGCGAGCCCATTGTACGATCTCTTGTGGATGCCCGTCGCCGCTCAGGTGCTGGCATCGGACCCCGGTCCCGACGGGTGGACGGCCAAGGCCATCGACGACGCGGGCGCCCTGCTCCGGGCGCTGGTCGACGCGACCGGCCGCCGCCAGTACGCGGCCATCGAGGGGGAGCACGCGCCCTATGCACGCTGGGGTCTGGGCCGAGCGGCCGTCCTGGCCGACGCCCTCTGCGCGCACGCGGCCTATGCGTATAAACCCATCGTCGGCGACGCCGACTGGCCGCGCGTTGCCGATGTTGCCGAGAGGCTGCGCGGGATGCTGGCCTGGATCGACGCCATGGAGCGCACCGATGTCATCTTTGATCGCGTGCTCAAGCCCTATCAGAGCGAGCGCATCGAGCGCATGTTTGCCGACGATCCGCGCGCTGCCCTCCTCTAGACCCGTGCCATCGGCGGTCCGACGCCTCTGCCCTTTTGCGCTTTGCTTTCGTTCACTGCTTTTTTCGGGCGGCGGTCGCTCGGTCTCAGCCGTTGTTGGTTGCTGCCGCCGACGACCCCTCTCGGTCTTGCGCATTCTTGAAAAAAATCGAGGTTGTGCCCATGTTGATCGAAGGAAAAAAGTCTACTGTGTGTTTTCGGCATCGCAGGCACGCGATAAAAAAAGAGACGGTGCTCCTTCAAACAAAAAAAAGAAAGGTCTTTTTAGGTCTTTGCCTAGCGACAGCGGAGAGGGGGTTGATGAAGACACACGGGAGGGCTGCGACGAGAGATTGCGCTCACAAAGCGAGAAAAAACCGCTCTGTGATGCGCGCCCTCGTGCAGACGATGCGAGAGAGGCCTTGTTATGGCTTTTCGGGCAAAGAAAAAAAGCATCTCTGTCTTTTTCCACTTACGGGATACGCAAACCCAACCAAGTTTGTCGGCTCCCGCGGGCCATCTCATCTCCTGGGGTGCACGACAAAAAAGTCACATAACAAATACGACAGGATGGCATCTGTCAAAGGTTGTGTATGCACAGGCGTGAGACGACCCATTGACCTGTCATAAATGCACAAAGAGAAAGGAAATTTAAAAAGGCCAAACAAGGCAGCGCCGCATTGGATAGAATCGCGGCGCAGGGCGCAACGCCAAACCGACGCGTGGGCACACACAGACGAGGCGCAACACACCGGTGGCACCAGACACGAGACAAAAACAAGAACAAAACCCGTCCAGGGATGGGCACGACACATTCGATGGTGCAAATGCCGGGCGTCGATCACCACGGCAGAGTCGTATACGGCGGCGACAGCAACGTCGGCGTATCTCGCGATCCGGCAGACGTGAGACGTGCGCTGATGGCATGTGTGGACTTGGACAAAGGTGCCGTCGACGCGGCTGCCCTGCTGGCCGCAGAGCACCGTCACAACCAGACGGTCGCCGTCGACGTCCTCCGGGCCATGTCTCACGGCGACGTCCTATCTGTGCAAGGGATTGAATGTCTGTTGGAAAACCCCGACGAGAACGCTCCTCATGGCCACAGTACCGGGGCCAGGGCCTACCATGTTTCATCCGATGCGCCGGTATTGCACCATTACACAGAGGCTGCGGTGGCCGACGCGATCGCCACTGCCGTGTCGGCGGGCGCCGCACTCTTGCTGTGGACTCGCAGTCGCCGTGGGACCAGGACACTCGACAGCCGGCTCGGCATCATCGGCGACCGCATGTGGCTGCCGACGGTCGTGCGCGCACTGGCGCTCGGTCCGGGCTTGGGGCCGTGGACGGGCGACTGCATGGCGCGCATGCGGCTGCTGCTCGACTTTGTCGTGCAACTGTGTGCTCGGCGCAACCGCGAGCGCAGCGACCTGTCAGCAGAACATGCCTTTGCCTCGCGCCTCGCACAATACGCCATGTGTTCCAAAGACGACCTCCAATTGTCTTGGTGTTCTATTAGCGGCACGAGCGCCGACGCATCGCGCTATGTTGCCACATGCGCCGAGCGCCGCGCGCGCGAGATGCTCGTGTGGCTTTCGGCCTTGGAGCGGACACCCGTCGTGGCCGAGCACCTGTTGCCGGGCAGCGCGCGCTCGGGACAATCTCATGACCAAGCATCGGGTCTGCGCCCCGCGGAGTGTCAGCAATAGAGAGGGCGAACGAATGCGCTGCGCTGCCGCAGCGACAACGACCGCTGGAGGCCCACCGACGCCAAATGCCGCGGCGACCACGAGCGCTAGTCCTTTTTCCTCCTGACCCAGCAGACGGCCAAAAGTCTCGGCTGCAAAGGCATCTAAACCTTCTTTTTTGAACATGGCACTGGGTCCGCTCTCTTTCCTTTTGCGTGGGTGAGAGGAAATTAGTGGGGGCCAACCCTGCCGCGCCACCCACGACACAGGTCCTTTTGCTGAACCACAATAGAGGAGAATTACCACTACACAAAAGAAAAATGAAAAGAGCGCGATCATGTTGCGCTCGCGCGCGACCCTTCTTTCCTTTGCCCCAAGTGGGCGCACCGAAACCGGCGCAAACTTTTTTTCCTCCTAGTCGGTTTCTTTTCTCTACGTTTTCTCTTTTATATCTTGCGTGTTTTGGTGAGTCATCTTTTCGGGGAAGATGATACGGGGCCGCGCCATAAAAAACAGGGCGAAAAACACAAGAAACCAATCGCGCGAGACCGAACCGCCGCAGACAGAAAAGGGATGGGCGACGGCAATGTCTTTGTGGCAAAACAAATCGTGGTTCAAACAAAAACACAGACCAGCATCGACGGGAAGGCGACAGGGACAAGAGCGGCAAGAGAGAGCGAGCGCACGGACAGCGAGATCGCGCCGTCATTAGGAAATCGATAGCAAAAAAGAAAAGAAAAGAAAAGAGGAAAAAGATTGAGACGATGGGAAGCAGGCGCGGACGTCGCCATCATCGACTCCAGCCGGCCGAGCAGCGTGCGCAGGCCTTTGTGCTGGTCGGTTTACCGATCGAGGTGTGGGACCTCATCGTCGGATGGTGCGACAATGACGACATGCGGGCGCTCACCCGCACGTGCGCCGCGCTGCGTCGGTGCGCGTGGGCGCGCGTGGACGCCGCGTGCAGAGCGACCCATGCCAGCGTCGACGCCTTTGTCGCGCTTTGGGAGCGGGAGACGTCGCGCGGCGATCAACTCGTCGCCGCTCTGTTGTGCTCTCAATGCGGTACGCGCCGTCGCGCTCTCTTTGTTTCCCCGCCGCTCCACTCGTCCTCGCCTTTTTTTTTTACTTTTCATATGTGTTTTTGTGGTGCCGCTTTTCCCTCGTCGGTCGGTGGGTTAAATCGCCTGCATGGGCTTTTTCCATTCATCTCTTTTTTTTCCTCTGTTGCTGGCGATCGGCGCCTGGTGCCACGCAGGCCCTCGGCGAGACGCAGACAGTTACAGCGACGACGACAACGACGGCGACAATGATCCCGAGAGCGAGGACATCGCAGCGCTGCCGGTAAAGTGGCGGGCCTACGCGACGCTCTCGTCCTATGGTCGGGCCTACGCGGCCTGGCTGTGCGACGCGTGCGGCCGGCGCTCGCTCGCGCGCATCGAGCAAGGCGGCTCGGACAACGACGACAATGGCGCCAACAGTCGTGACTATGACGGTCCGGAAGACGACCCAAACGGTGCGCAGATGTTTGGCATGGTGCAAGAGATCGACATGACCCGTCCACACGTCTGGTCGACGCACGGGCAACTCGCTGATGCCGACGATCTCGTCTACGCCGACCACGTCGACGATGACGACTTTGTCGTGCCCGCATGCGTCGCGCATCTACTGGACGCTCGCCCATTTGCGTGGCTGGTGAGTCATGGGATCGGCAAGCCAGAGGCGCGTGGCCGCGGCGACATCTTGGCACGGATCGGTTCCATACGCGGGTGGATGCCCTTGCGACGGCGCGCGTCCGTCGGGACGGGCCAGCCGCAGTACACGCGCGGGTCCATCCTTGTGGTGTGTTGCGACGCGGCCAACCCGATGTGGGGTGCCGTCGCGGTCGTGCACGTACATCCGCGCCGGCGGCTCATGTACTGGTATGAGGCAGAACCCAGCCTGGCCGATCTTATGGCGCGATGGAGGGAGCACCCGCTGCGCCTCTTTGACGCCCTCTATGCCACTGCTTGGATGGAGTGGGCGATCGCCACGTATGTCAGTGCCGCACACCACGTCGACCGCCAAAGAGCGCGCGCGCACGCTGTCTGTGATCAACACGCGCTGGACACCATCATGGACGATACGCACGCTGCATCGGGGCTGCCCTGGGCTGGTGTCGTGCGCGCCGACGAGTACCGGTCCTTTTTCGACGAGCACGACGCGATCGACGACGTCCTGGATGACGATGACTTTTGCTTTGGCGCAGTGGCTCGACGGCACCGACGCTGCCGCCGCACCAAAAGACGGCGACCCATCCGTTCATAAAGCGCGTGCGCTTTTGCCTTGCCATTTTTCTGCGTCGCCAGGCCCACTCTTTTTTTTCTCACTTTATCAAACCTAGAGTGGTGTGTGCGCATTGTCGGCTGAACCGGCGGTTCCTGCTCGATCCCGCGAAAAAAATAGATCGGGACAAACCACACGACTCTCCTGTTGTGCCGTTCTTTGGCGCCTCGGCGGGACAGAGGACCGACGCATTTGTTTTCGGAAAGAAAAAAAAAAGAATGACGCCAAACCAGGTTCATGGGGCGTATCTAGAATGGCCAGACTACAAAAGAAAAACAGCAGGCCGACGGGAGCGGGGCGTCTGGCATTATGATGCGACGGCGCCACTGCCGCGCCCATAGAGCGCCCGGCGACAGTCGTCGGTCTGGCGCTGGAGGCCGTCGAGGAGGGCAAAGAGGCGCGGCCACTGTGCCGGGGCCGCCACGAGAGGCACCACCCAGGCGTCCTCGGGCGAGAGGGCGGCGCCGTGCGCCGTGGCGGCGGCCATGTAGGCGCCTACCGCCGGTGGCAAGACAACAGCGCTGCTGCCCGCGCACGGCTGCGCGGCATAGGAGCGATGGTCGAGAAAGGCCACGTGAACAAGGCACAGCAGACGCGGGTCGTCAATGGGCTGGCGACCGCGCACCAACTGTACAAAGTCGTCGACGCCGCCGCCAAAGACGTGCGCGTTGGCGGCCAAGAGACGGCCCAGCGCGCCATTGTTCCACACGTACTTGCCGTCTGTGATGTTGCCCGCGCGTCTCACGCGCTCCATTTGCGCGGGCGTGAGCCTACCCTCTTCGACATAGCCGATGGCCTTGAGCGGTCCCACGGCCTCGGCGTAGATGGGCAAGGGTGTCGCCTCGATCAGCGCGTCGACGGCGCCAGGCTGGCCTGGCACAGACACGGGACGATTGAACGTGACCTCGGAAAACGTCGAGGGCGGTTGGAGGGCTCTCGGACGCATGGCCAAGGGACCGCCCATGCGTACCATCGGCTGAATGCCCTGGAGGGCCGTCGTCCTTGTTCGGGTTCGGGTTTGGTCCATGGCGGCGCGGCAGGCTCAATAGGCGAGGCTATGTGCGGTATGTCGATGCGTCGGGCCAGAAATTTGGGAGGGAGACACCCAGGTCGCGATGGGGCGGGATGGGGAGGTAGTGACGACGAGCGGGTCCTTTCCCTCTGCTCTTGCCTCCCTTTTCGTGTCCACTCATGGCATCTATTGTGGCGGCGTCGCTTTTGGTTGTCGTGGTCTCTCCCATGTTGGGGGGGGGGGTGTGGCCGCGGCGCCGACCCTCGCCCCGTGCGACTTTGACCGCACCGCCCATGGTCTGGTTGCCGTAGAGGCGGCAGTAGCCACTACCGTACCAAGCCTTTTTACTATCTTTTTTTTTACTATACACCCTCCTAACCTACGCCACTCATCTAGACGGGAGAGGCCAACTTTTGCCGTGTCTCCCGCGAGGCAAAAGCCACCTCTCCACAGAGAGCACGCGCACGGCTTGGACGAGAGAAAAGACGGCCGAGCGCAGGGCCGAAAAAAACCCCACGAACGGCTGAGAAAAAAAGAAAAGGGCAAAGTGACCGTGGCAAAGCGAGGGCACAAAAAAGATGCCCGAGCCACGGCGGGCGCCACGCACAGCGGCGGCGACCCATTGAACGAAAAAAAAAAAGAAATTCCAAAAAATATAAAAAAATCCAGAATGCGTCCCATAATGGCCTGCGCGACAAATGGCGCCGGTGGCGAAAAAAGGCGCCGCCGCCCACCATCAACATGGGAACGGGCCACCGGGCGCTCGGTCGCTGGGTTTCATCGCGGCCGCGCCCATTTGGGAGCAGAGGCAATGGCGCACGCGGCATCGCCGCGCCTCCATTGTCTCGTGCCGTCGGGAACCGCGCCTCGTCGCGCGGCCCCCGACGATCCCCAAATAATCTTGCAGATATCGCTATCTGCTTCCTCCACACCCGTGACGCTGTCGCCCGCCCCGTTCCTTTTTTTTGTTTTTACTCTTACTTTTCCATTTTGTTTTTGGCCCTTTTCTTCCTTTTCTCCTACATCGCACCGCGCGCGGGCGGTGCTGGGTGGGAATCATCCGGGCGCCTGGACGCCGCGCACTTTTTCGCATCGCCGCGCCACAGGGACGCCCAAAGCGAAAAAAGAGAGAGAGAGAGAGTATCAAGAGGACCCCGGCCGTCCGTTCTCTGTCCTTGGTCGTGTGCGCTTTGGGTTGGTATTTTCTTTTATATTATTATCATTATTATTGTTCAACACGCGCGCGCCGGGTACGGCGGCGTCCATTATAGTAGCGATGCTCGTGGCAATGCAAAATCCGATGAGCATACGATCCAATGATTGCCATTGGATACAAAAAATCGACAGAGCAAAAAAAGTCGTCGGTGGGTGCTGCAGACGCCCACCCCCAAATATCGTCTGTCCCACGAGCGCAAAGAAGCAAAGAAAAGAGCGCACCATGGAGAAAAAATTCGATAGCGAGCGAGACCGCGCCGAGGAAAAGGGAGCCAAGGACGCGGCGGCCGTGCGATCGATAGCCACGGCACGCGAGCACGATGGCACGCCCGGCATGCGTAGAGACGATAAAGCGCCGGCCACTCTGGCGTCTCTGCCCGTCGAACTTGTGGTGGCGATCGTCAACGGCCGCGATTGTCATGGGCGCGCCTTTCTGGATCCCCGGTGGCGCCCCATGGCGCGCATGGCATGTCGCCTCTTGCGCGAGGCTGTCGAGCACCCGGCACCGCGCGACGCGTGCAACATGGGCGATCCCCAGGACCTCTTTCGACGTCCGGCCACGGAACTGGCCCACCCGCATCGCGATCCGTATGTCGCCTATGCGCGCCGCAACCGCTGGCACCGCGGGATGCTCGTGTGCGCGTCGGCCGTCGCAGAATGGGTGGCCGCCGCACCCGTGCTCGACGACGCAACGATGCAGGCACTCGCGGACCGCATGATCGGCGAGTGGGGTGCATCGCCGGCTGACGCCCATCTCACCCTCTTGGCCTCGGACAGGCCCGAGGCCGTCGCGCACGTCTTTGAACCACGCGTCATCGCCGCTTTTACCCCGTTCAAATGGTGGTCCCACTGGCCGCACGATGCGCTCGGCTGCTCTCAGGCGCAGTGGCACATCTACACTATGCTCGACGTCGCCGTGCGCCGCTGCTCCGTGGTCGCCATATGTGCCGCGCTGGACGCTATCGCCACCTGACTCCCGCACGTCAACGAATCGCCCAGTGACGCTGCGCGCGACAGCCTCTTGGTGTGTGGGCGGGACCGTGGGTCTCTCTTGGAGAGCGTCTTTTCCTTTGATCGCGACGACCTCGCCGGCATACCCGAATTGAAGCACTTGTTTGCAGCAGCCGGTCCGATGATCTATTTCGGAGCGGTGCGATGCGCCAGACTGGCGAACCTTTGCAAACCGGCTTCGACGCTCATCGTGTGCCACGTGGACGACTGGTCAAAGGGTTACCTCGACAAGCGCGGTGTCTCGCGCAACCGGACCTGCGAGATTGCCAGCGTGCTGGAGGCGCTGCCCCGTGCCGCGATTCCAGAGGCCCATCTGCCCAAAATATGCCTCTCGGCCATTAGGGTCGATGACATTGCCGCGGCGGCATGGGCGATCGCCGCGATGGGCCGCGAGGTCTCGCGAGACGGCATACTCGACGCGACCGGTGCCGACGCCACACATCTGATGGGATGCGCCCTCGCGTACCACAGTAAACCGTGCGCAGCCACGCACGCGGTCGGGACGCGCGCGGCCGCTTGGCTGTGCGATCTTTTGGCATACGCACCGACTGCCGGCGATCTGCGTGCGCTCGTGCGCGCGTGTGTGCGTCGGACGCCCGTCGGATACTCGCAACTGCCACTTGACATCTGCCGCGTCGGGTTCATGCTCTCGCGGTGGCCGCACGCGCTGTGGGAATCGCGCGCTGGCGTCGATCTCGTCCGGGGAGCCTTCTCGTCGTGCATCAACGGCTCGTCGATGACCCATGACGTTGTCGACCTCATCGACGCCATCCTAGTCTGGTGCGAGGCGATCGGCGTCACACGCCTGACCATGCACAGAGCGCTCTCCCTCGGCGACGCCGTCCTTTTGCGCGCCAAACGCCAACTAGGAAAGGACATTGCAGGCGCCTGGCACGGTGCCGCCTGGACCCGCGACTGTGCCGACGTGTGCTATGGGACGTGTGCGCGTGACGGGTCCTGCGTGCCACCCGCCGCGACGGCACCGCACATGCCTTTTTGCAACGGGCGCGCCAGGTCCGACGCCGACGCCGTGGCAGCCTGGAGCATGCCCAGCGACATGGGCGATCCATGTTTCTTGTAGGCAGCGACCCACCAAATGTCTCATTCCTGTCTCGGAGGTCCCGCCAAAATAAAATAGGAAAAGAGACCCATTGTTCTTTTTATTCTTTAGGGTCGCACAGCCGTCTGTGCCTGCATCGCCGCGGCCTGCCGTGGATCTTGCCTTGGCGCGCGTCAAAAACAAAATGAAAAGCGCCCATCGGCCGGGCCAAAGAGGCACATAGCAACACGGAGAAAATGCGCGCTGTAGTAGAAATACAAACAGGTGCCAAGTTTATTTCGTCGTACTCTAATTGCACGTATAAAAAATCCAACCTTTTTAAACTGCGTCAACCTTTTCGAGTGCCTAGTGTTTTTTTTTCGTCTTTTTCGACTTGCTTCTCGTGATCAGATGTCGACAAGGAAAAGGCATGCAAAGAGCCGAAAAGCGGCCAGCGCGCACAGCAACGGATGGGCGACAATGCCGGCCCACGACCGTCTTTTGTGTGGTCCTTTTTTGCCGATGCCCGAGCATCTTCTCTCTTGGGCCTGTTGTTCGTCTGATCCTTTTTTTTTTTGGTTTCGTGTTTTTTATGGCAAAAAGAAAAAACAAGGGGCCGACAGCAAAAGTCCAACAGGCACGCCACAGCGCCATGAGAACCCGCATCGACTCGTCGCGGCCGTCAGGATCGCAGAATCCGCACGCCCGTCGCCCTAAACCGAATGTCGACAGCCGACCCGTTGCCCTCGTCTCGGTCTCGTGTGGCCGCGAGGATGGCGCCCACGAGGTCACGCTCGCAATAAATGGCACCGGGTCCGGCGGGCGGCGGCAATCGCGCGCACAGATGCTGTAGAAAGGCGTCGACGTCGGCGGCGTGTGCTGAAAGCACAGAGCCGCGCGTGCCTCGATTGGCACCGAGGGCGGCAGCCGCGGCACAGAGGTACCGTTGGGGACCTTTCCAGGCGTCGAGGCCGTCGTCAAAGCGCACCGCACGTCCTCTGCCAGGCACCAGCAGGGTCAACGGCAGCGAGCCCGTGTACTCGCCGGCCGCGGCGAGGTTCAAGGCAAAGTCGAGCAACACCGACGATCTCGCCCTGCCGGCCATATAGGCCAGCGACGCGCAAGGCATCCACACGTCGGAATCGCGCGAGATCATCCACGAGTACCCGCGTCTATCGGGGCTCGGCGGGATGGCGTTCTTGTGCATCCACGCCAAGAGGCGCGCGCGGCCACCCAAAGCACGCAACTTTGCGGGTTCGCCGGCGTGCATATACTGGCGTGCGATGTCGCTCATTCGGGCCATAAGATCGACCAAACTCGCACACCGGTCGACGCATTGGCGGCGCGCAACCTCTAGATGACCCGAGGCGGCGAGGCAGCGGGCGAGCGCATGCCGGTCGCCGCTGATCACGGCCTTGCTCGTGGCGACGACGAGTGCGCGCAAGAGGCCGCTGGCGTCGTCCCACAAGATGTCCATGGTGGCGTTGATGTCTGACGGCTTGGTCTTTGGGCGCAGACGATCAAACGCTCGGACGGAGTCTTGCACGCGCGCGACGACGCCTTCGATCCAGGGCAGTGCCACGCCGTGCGTGGTCACCGCCTGAAAGGCGCCGGCGACAGTGTCGGCCGTGCCGTTGGACACCATGTCTCCTGCCATGTGTTGATGGGTATCGAGCGCGCGCTGTGCGCCCGTCACAGTAGTTATCCGTCGTTGTCGTCGATCGGCGCGCGTGGCGCACCATCCCGACGCAATGTCCAACAACCCGCGACTGCACCGCGCCAGCGCGAGCAGGTCCCTGCCTGCAAGACGCGGCAGCACCGCATCGTAGAGAAGCGCCGAGTGGTGGTCGAAAAGTTGTTGCAAGAGGTTGTCTGGTCCGATCCGAGCGTGATGGTCTACGCCGACAGACACACGACCTTGTGAAACCACTGCGGCGGCGCAGGGCATGGGCGAACCGTCCGGGTTCGGTATGTCGGGATTGTTGTCGTCATAGTCTCGTGCACGGCCGGCGAGCGCAGACAGCAGAAATGATGTGATCCCACCATCAGCGTCTCTGGTTGAGCGCACGGCGTGGGCGATGAGATCGACGGTGCGTCGCCCGAAATCCGACAGATGGGGAAATGCACGCACGATGCTGCTCAGGGAGGCAAGCGCACATTTCGAGTCTTCTGGGCCGCCGCATGACGACGACGACGGCGAGTTGTGCAGAGAGATGACGGCGTCGATGAGGACGCGGCATGTTTGGTGAATCGCTTGGGCGCCGCGCTCCGTCAGGCGGTCGCGCTCGGCCGCGCGCGTATCCAACCAGTCGACCAGGAGACGGGTCGTATAGTTGACGGGGCCGTGACGGGTCGAAAGAGGAGGATCGCCATTGTTGCCGCTCGCGACGAGAGCGCGCGTGCACGCTTCCACCGCGTCGCACAGCATGCGCATCTGCGCGCACGGATCAGCGCACTCTGACGCGGGAAAGGGCGACAAGAGGCGCCCTCGACGTGCGCTGTCGCCGACGATCGATGCGGCTGCACAAAACAAGACGAGCGAGTCGTGCACGTGGGCCATATTGTGCAGTTTGGCCGCCGGAAGACACGCGTCCGAAACGGGATCGGCATCGAGCGACCGCCGCATGCAGTCGACGAGCGCGTCGACGCACCCGATTGTCGCGGCGTGCACGGCCAGGCGCGTGTATCTGTCACGGCGAGGCTTGGCGTTGCCAACGGCGGCCTCTGGTGGATCAAAGCACGATACCAACGGCTGTTGGGGCCGATGGCACGCCGCCATGGTGATCATCGCCAACCAGGCCCGCGCCACGCGCACCGACGGTATCAATGCCGGTGGCGGTGACAGCGACGCGGCGCCATCGAGGAAAGAGCGGACCTCGTGCATCAGCCTGGCTTGGTCGGCTCGCGCGCGGGCGCGCTCCAGATCAGGCGACAGGTGATCAAACACGTTGGCGACGATGCGCGGTACGCGAGGCGAGACCCTGGCCATGTTGGCGACGTCAGACGGGCGCAGTCGACCGAGAATTTGCCATGCGATCGACGGGTCGACGTCAGCAAGACGCGTCACGATGCAGTATGACGGTGGCACGTGTGGACGTGCGCCGCCATCGACGGCACAGGAGGGCTGCTCCGCGCGGGCCATCGCGGCCGATTGGCCCTTTTCGGGTCGGCAGAGCACTGCATTGTCGCGTCGACGGGATCGGCCAACGGCTCCATCTGGCTCCACGGGTTTGGATCGTCTGATGGCGCGCGGCGGCGTCGGTTGTGGGTGCTCCATGGGCCGATTGCGCTGTTTTCTTTTTTCCCCCTTTTTTGTTGGTCGTGTCTTTTTGGATCGCGTCGATTGGCCTGAAATTTGGGAGGGGCGATGCAAAAGGATGCGCGTGCACGTTGGATCGAGTGTCCCTGTCGACGATTGGGTTGCCGAGGAGAACGGAAAGACGGCAGATGCTCTGCGTCGCTCGGTCGAGTAAAGGGTGGGTGCAGTGATGTAGCGGGACAGAGCAAAATACGCAGCCAACCCAACAACAGGGGGACTTTTGGATGAAGCGCCGGATTGGACGGACGACCAATCAACTGTGTGCTGTCGACTTGCGATTCATTCTCATTGGCGCTTACATATATCTGCTATTTTGCTTTTTTATGGCCAAATTCTTCTCTGTGTTTCGACAACCAAAAAAAAAAGAAAAAGGCGCGGCGTAAAAGCAAAAGGCTGTATTTTACGCGCCATGGGACGAATAAATGTCGGGCCGATTTTCGGAGCGGGTCGGCTCGTCCCGCCATCAGATTCCGACCCGTGGCTGCGGCGCCCAGAGATTGGGACGCCCCATTTTAGTTGCCGCTGTCTCGCATTCAGTCCCGCGGTTTTTTGTTTTTTTGTTGGGCGTATTTTTCGGGACAGAATGGAATGCCATTCTATAAAGGCGCAGACGAACAAGAGTTGATTCGGTTCGACATCTTTGGCGCGTCGGTCAGTAGATCGCCCGCCCTTTTTTGGCGCAACCTCGGGCATACCAAAAACCCGTAGCATAGGACAGGGAACGGGCAAGCGACAAAGGGTGGTCGGCGCTATTCTTTCCTTTTTCGGTTCTAAGAGGCGTCACGCGCGGCGGCCAGGGCCAGGGCCTGCTCGATGGCCGTCGAGCGCGGCTGCCAAAACAGCCACATGCGCCCGCCGCGCCGCGTCACCGCGGCGTGGCTCGCTGAAAACAGTCGAACAAACGGCGGGACAATGTCGGGGAGCCAAAGGTAGGCCTGGCAGGCGCCCGCGCCCATGTAGGGCCGAACGGCCATGTCCAGGTCGTCGATGAGGGCGTCAAAGGCGTCCTCGTCGCCATCGAGGTAGTCGTGCAAGCGGTCCTCGACGTCCATGTCCTCGTCGTCCAACGCGGTGGGCCGGCCGGCAATCCAGTCGGCCAGGTCGTCGTCGTCGACGCCGATCAGGTGACGCAGCCACGCGTATGCGTTTTCGCGTGGTACCGACCCTATCAAGCGCATGGCGCCGATGAGTTGGTCGTCGTCCACGTCGCCGCTCGCGGGCAGGACGATCCCATAATCGAGCGCGTGGTCCAACACGGTCCTGGCGACGCGCGAGGGTCCGACGCCCATGGCCCAGAAGCGTGCGCCCACGACCGTGGTGGACTGTGGCGGCGCGGGTGCGTCGCGGGGCACCGACGGCCGCCGCACATAGTCGTACCATTGGCGTGCGACCTCGGCGGGGCTACCCGGCACGGGGCCCACAAGGATCGCGCGCAAGTCGCGCAAGGTGATGCCAGCCGACCCCGTGGTGGGCGCGCCCTCGGGCACGTCATCGGGCAGGCCGGCGTCCACTGCGTCAGCATAGTCGACGGCCTGCGGATCGCGTGTGGCCTCCCGGCCCGGTGGAGCAAAGGCACCCTCGTGGCGCTCGGCCACCGTGTACCAGTTGGCCAGGGCCTTGAGCCAGCACTTGGCGCTCGCGAGAAAGAGGTCAAGCGCATTGTCGACGCCAAAGGCGGTCGCCGCGCGCGCATAGTCGAGGAGCGGCACGCGGCGCTCGACGAGCGCGCCTTGATCGTCGACGCTGAATACGACGTGGCTCTCGTTGGCGAGGGCCCGCGCGGCGCCGGGGCCGCTCGCGTAAAAGTCCAAGACGGCACGCGGATCACGATCGGCCAGCATGTGTATGATCCTTACCTGCATCTCCAACGGCAGGTCCGCCCACCCGGTCGGCACTGGCGGCGGTGTCGGTACAGGAAAAGCAGCACCGACGCCACGCGCTGCAATCGGCACGCTTCTGGTGCGCCGCGTCTCCTCAGCGGCAAAGAGGTCTGCCCGCGCGAGCGCGTCGGTCCACTCGTCACCCAGCACGCGCGCCAGACCTCCACACGGACCCTCGGGCGATCCGGCTGCGCCCAGACGTGTGGCAATCTCGTTCAACCTGTGCCACTGTCCGACAGACAGCGCGGGCCATTGCGCGCACAGGCCCACGGCGGTCGCCACATCGGGCCGCGTCGGCTCTCTTGGTCGCTTGGTGCCCTGCATAGGATGATACCCGTCTTCTCCAAAAAAGGCTCTTTTCAGATGCCCGCTCTTTTGTGCCGGCTGGCGCTTTCCGCCTGTTGTGCAGTGGCCGGTCGTGCGTGCGCGCCCGTCTTTTCTTGGCGGGGTGCAGTCAATGAGGCCGTTGGTGGATTCGCCAGCACAATCCCCTTTCTGCTACAAGGTGGCAGAATGCATTGTGTGGCGTCGGCTGCACGAGCCCGGCGGTCGCCTCGTCGGCGCGGTTCTCGCCGAAGACGAGAGCCTGGCGTCAGCCGCGCCGTCCTTGCTCTGCGCGTCGACAAAAGCGACACCAAGAAAACCAGAGAAAAAAAGGGAGCGACACACGCCGCCGACCTGAAAAGGGCCGCCGCGGCGGTTACATATGCGTATGTAGATCTTTTCCGCCCTCGCAGCAGTCCGTTTTGGCGGTCGCTTGTTTTTGTTGCGCCGGTGTGTGGCCCACAAAAAAAGGTAGGGGGAAGAAAAAAAGGATTCGCGGGTTGGCGGGCTATGGACGACACAACTCTTTTTTTTTTTCTGCCTTTTTCTCTTGAGATCCTGCGCGGGCCACCCGATGCGTGTCGAAAAAAAAGCAAAACAACAACACAACCCGAGAGGGAGAAGACTTGGCAGAAAAAAAAGAGAGGCGATGAAAAAGAGGCCCAACGTGGTGGCGGCGGCGACATGCGACGCGCGCCCGAAAAAGCGCCCTCGCCCGAGCGCGCGGCCTCGCACCGACGACGGCGCCAAACAGGCCCGGCGAGGACATGAGACCGACCACAAACCCGCCGACACGATCGACAGCACGACGTTGACAATCGACACCCTGCCCGACGAGATCCTCGCGCACATCTTGGGCTTTGTCTCGTGTCTGGCGAGGCACGGCAACGCCGCCGCCGTGTGTCGCCGGTGGCGGGCCGTCGCCCTCGATCCGACAGCCGCTACGCGTCTGGTGTGCTTTTCTCAGTCCAGCCGCGATCCGTGCGCCGAGGCCGCGGCGGCCCTCCACGCCGATTGCGTCGACGAAGCGCTGCGCCTCGCGTGGCCGCCCTCGGGCGCCGGGTGCGAGCACGCGGCCAGGGCAGGGCGCGTCGACCTGATCGAACGGTTCCGTACGCGCGGCTTCCCGTTTGACCCCGATCGCGTGGCGATCGCGGCGGCAGGCGCCGGCCATCTCGACGTGCTGCGCGACTTGTGCCAGCGCGGCCTCTTGGCAGGTGCGCGCCCACGGGTGATCGATGCCGCTGCCGCCGGCGGACACATTGCCTGCATCGAGTTTGCGCGCAGCGCGGGCCTCCCGTGGGACTCTACCGCGTGCACCGTGGCTGCCCGGCACGGTCATCTCGCCTGTCTGTGCTACCTCCACGAGAACGGCTGCCCGTGGAGCCATGAGGCGACCAGGGCAGCGGTCGGATATGACCCCGCTAAAAACCCCTACTCGGCGTCCGAGGGACACGTCGACTGTCTGCGCTACCTCCACGAGCACGGCTGCGACTGGGCTTGGCACACGTGCGAGATCGCTGCCCAGGGCGGCGCCGTAGAGTGCCTCCTCTACGCCCTCGACCACGACTGTCCGTACGAGGACTCTGACCTCGGCGTGGCAGCCGTTTACTCGGCCGACAACGACATCCTCGCCACGCTCCAGGCCCGCGGGCACCCGTGGGACGCCGAGGCCATCGCGACCGCAGCCGAATGGGGCTGGTGGGACATCATCGAGATACTGCGCGCCTATGGATGCCCGTGGGACGAGCGCGTGTGCAAGGCGCTCGCGTCGCACGGCGACCTCGACCTGTTGCGTCGGGCGCACGCCGGCGGCTGCCCGTGGGACCCCGCCAAGTGCCTGGAGGAGGCAATAAGGTCCGGTCATGTCGACATCGTCCGGTGGCTGTGCGAGGGTCCCTTTGGCGACGGCGGAGGTTACACGCTAGTGCACAAGCACTGTGCGTTGGCTGTCTACAGTGACCACCGTGACGTGCTCGCTTGTCTCACCGAGCACAGGTGTCCATGGCACCCCGATGAGATCGCCGAGATGCTGCGTTATTTTTCCAACGATTGCCTCGATCACGTGATGGAGCACGGTATGATCGCCGGCGTGTCGGCCCGCCATGGTGCCGGTTTGTGTACCGTGGCTGCGCGCTGGGGCCGCGTCGACGTGCTACGCCGATTCTATGCCGCCGGATACCGGGGTGACACCGAAGCCACGGATGTCGCTGCCCGACACGGCCACATAGAGTGTATCGAGTGGCTCGTTGGCCGCGGCTGTCCCATCGGCCAGTACGCGGTCGCCCGCGCTGCCGGCAATGGCCACCTCAACTGCGTGGCCTATCTTTGTGAAAGCGGCGCAGTATGGGGCGACGCCTATGTCGACGCGGCCGCCGCAGGACACGTGCACTGTCTGGCCTACATGGACGCGCGCGGCCACCGGCCAGTGTCGCGCGTGACCGAGATCGCCGCCTCTCATGGTCGCTTGGACGTCCTGCGCTATTTACACGAGGGCGGCCGCGCATGGGACACCAACGTGTGCACGGCGGCGGCGCGGGAGGGCCATTTGGCGTGCCTGCGCTACGCACATCGCCACGGCGCCCCGATCGACCTGGCCCGCTGCCGAGACCGCGCCCTTGCCAACGGCCATTATGCGTGTGCGCGCTACCTCGCGCACTGCGCTCGATCGTGCGACCCGGCCTCGTCGGCGGCCGCGCCCGGCTCTCCCGAATAAAATGGCACAGCCCCACCCAGCCCATATTGGAAAAACACACAGAGGTGTCTTTTTTCCGACTTTTTTTTCAACAACCGACCCGCATTGTCAAATCGATTTTCTTTGTAATCCCCTTTTGGCCCGACGATCATTTTGGCAGCGAGAAAAAGGACAAACAGTAGGAGAGGGAGTGTGCTGTCCAAATGATGTCGCCGGTCAGGCGTCGAGACCATTGGCGAGGGCGTCGAGATCGGCGACGCTGATGTGCGACGCGTCGCCAGGACGCTTGCCGCGCGGCACCATGAGCATCCTCGCGCTCGACTCGGTGTCAGACATTTCCATGCCCCTCTCGTAGATGCGCTCGTAGAGGTGCGTCATCCCTTTCGGAAGTTGGATGTTGCGGCGAAACTCGTCCATCGTATAGTCCATGTAGATGACGGGCAGGTCGGGCGCTGCCGTTTGTTGTTTTTGCTGTTGTTGCATCAAGAGGCAATCGTGCGTCGGGCCGGCTCTCTTTGTTGTTGTTATTGTTTTTGTTTGTTTGCCTTTTGACTTGTCGCCCGCATGCGGCAATGCCGCCACCCCTAACTGCTCTACGATTGGCGAGTTGCCGTGACTCTGGGCGGCCAATACGGTCGTCGCGCATACCAACCCTTTCATGTCCCGCCCTCGGACCATCATCCACAGGCAGTGAGGCCATGCCTCCAAGATCGCGCCTTTTTTCTTTCCCTTCCCCAAAGGCCCGGCAGCCTCTGATGTCTCGAAATGATCGGAAAAAAAGGGCCGTCAACGGCCAGCGACGCCGGTGCGCCCATATTCCTTTTTCGGCCGCGTATTGTGCCGGCAGTCGCGGATGCGCCCGAGCAGGCAAATTTGGCGGCGCGAAAAAAAAGTCCCGGTCGGTGGGGGGAGGGGGAGGAATCGCTCCCTGCGAAATATCGAGACTGCGCGGCGAGCGCCTACGAGATCCACAAACAACTTGTTTGGCCCATGATCACTCCCCTCCCCCGGCCGCCATCGCACGACACAGAAAAAAGAGACTCTATGACCGTCTGGCATCGGTTGGCTCGCCCATGCGCGCGCATCAAACCGCGCGCGCAGTCGACCCGGTTGGGTGGAAAAAAAAAGAATTACGTACAATGGTCGCCAACCAACGCAAAAGAAAAAGAGAGAAAAAGCATACGACGAGAAAAATCAGCCCACCCAAATAAATCCGAGCAACAAAAAAAACGATTGGTCCAACAAAAAATCGTAAAAATGTCCACAGCGGGGCGAACAAAAGGAACAGGTAAAGGTAAACACCGCACCCTGCCCTCTTTTTCCACAAAGGCAACACGCTCGCACACACCCTACACACACCCTACACGTCCATACAAACGACATGGCATCGATCGCTTCCGTTGTGACCACACCGTGCGAATTCCCTACCGCGCCGACGCGCCGCCACCGCCGCATGGCGCGCGTTGGACTCGCCGCCCGCGCACACGTGGTGGTCTGCATCGCGGCGGGTGTCGCGCTGGGGGCGGCGTTGCTCTACGCCGGATCCTTGATATACCTGGTCGCGGCGTTAGGACTTGCCGCCATCGCCGCGCGTCTCCACGATGAGATGCGGCGCGAGACGGCTGCCCTGGTCTCTTGCGGTTACGACGTCGGCTCGGCGGTACGTTGTGCGTTGGAAGAATGTGCGCCCAAGGCCGTGGTCATGTTTGACGTCGGCGACGTTGTCACACGCGTGGTCTGCACGGAGCGCGACCCAACGGACCAGAGCCAAATCGCCGTCCATCTCTTTGTGATGGAGACGGCGCGCGGCGCGCAGGCAGTCTATGATCGCCAACAGGTCGCGCACATTTGGCCCGGACTGCTCGTTCGGTCCAACGGAACCGACCCGCTAGAGGCGATCTTTTCTCCGACCGTCGTGACCGGACGAGACGGACGTGTTTGCGTGACGGTCCACCGCGCCAACTCGCCCGTCGACCGGCACAAGCCGTTTATGACCGATGTCGGAAGGATGGGCGTGGCGATCGAGCGCCTGCGTTCAACCCGATGCGAACCAGCGCGCGACCGACAGCCCGCTCCCGTCGTCGCCGCCGCCGCCGATCCATCGACCCCTTGGCGCTCGCTTGTGGTTAGTTGACTAATGGTCGACCAAGGGCCTTGGCCATTCGGTTTAGCGCGGTTGAATCGGAATGTATGGCAATTATACCGATGAAACAAAGTGGAATAAAAGGAAGAAAAATCCAGACGACGGCTTGGGGGCGTGCACGAGTCTGACTCGGTCTGTACATTCCGAACCATGAGCGAGCGCGAACCCGAATGCGAGCGCGGCCGGTCCGTGCTGGCATTCGGGTTCGTGTCCGAATAACTGGTTTTATCCGACTATTTCCGTTTTCGTATTGGTCTTATGCTGTTTATTGGCGCGCGGTTTGATTCCCACCAGCACCGACCAAAGCCGCAGTTAACCGACCAGTAGCCGAAAACGCAGTAGCCAGTTAGCCGAATGTGGTCGGCTATTCCTAGATTCGCCAAATCAGGCGATGACGATTTCGCTCCTCCACCCCTCGTGATGCCTACAACCAAAAAAGTGGTTGTTCCAACAAAGCCTAGCACGAGATGGAGGAGAAGATAAGAAAACTCGAAAAAGACAACCGCGACTTGAAGGCTCAACTCCAGCGCTTGCCATCGTTGCAGCAAAGGCCCAGCGCGGACAATGACCGCCCTCATGTCGGTTCATCTCTTCTTTCCATGGACGAGAGATCTACGTCTTTGGCCACCTCACCGTACGTCCGCTCTTGCAGGCATTAGTGTAACTTCACACAACTAATGCCGGTATCAATTACACTAGATCTAAACTACAGCAACCGAGCGACTTGATCCCCAGCGAGGACGTGGATAGCGATTACGATCGCGAGGCTACCACACATTGCATTCAGTGGTGCTTTACCGATTACGAGAAGGATTACCTCGAGCGCGGAGCGGACCCCAAGAAAGATCCGCGCGAATACGGCTTTTATTGAGAGGCGGAAAGGCGGTGCCCCCAGCGCGACTCCAGATCGTTGGACTCGTCGCAATGGGGATCCTTTTCGCCGCAGAGAAACACTTGTAAACATAAAATGTTTGCCTGTCCTCTTTGTCTTGGTGAACGGTGACCTGCGCGCCGCCCTCGAACATCATGGCCCACGGGTGGTCAAACTGCATACGAGATGGTCTCGACGCTCGCCCCCTTGGCAGTTGTTCTTCTTCGAGCGCGGATGAGCCTTGCACGTTGTAGCCAATTCGGCGATCTTGTGTTCGGTGAGAGATAGGCGCGTCGCGCTTGCAGGACTTCCTCTCTCGCAACAAAGCACACGGAGGCTAAAGACCGCTGCCATCGCAACCACTTAATAGGACACGAAGAGCGATTTCGTCTCCTGGCTCCAACAGCAGGCCCCTGCCATAAAAGCCAAGATCGTCGCACGAAAGAAGGAGCATCAAGAGCGATGCGAGAAGAGGAAGAAGCAGGCATCCGTTCCGTTCGCTGGAGGAACTGCGTAAGAGCAGTTTGCCTCTCGTAGGCGATGTTGTGCTCTCTATGTTATTCATGCAATAAATTCTATTTTATGTGGAAACACGAGGTAAAGCAGACGCCTATCCCCCTGATTCCTCAGCGCGCCGTCTCTCGCCGTGTCACCCAAAAAAACCCAAAAGGGTAAGTAGAAAAACAAAAGAAAGGCGCGAGCAGGCGCCTTTTTTCTCTTTTCTTCCTTTTTCCCTTTTTTTCGTCGGGGTGTGTGTTTTTTGCGGGGTGTGCTGCGAACGCGGTCGATCGACCTATAGCCCGCGTCCGTTTCAAGAGATCGACCCTTTTTTAGACGAGCCAATGGCACCTCGGCGTGTGCTAGCACGCGTGCGGGTGATTGGCTACAAAAGGCGCGAGGCAACCGATCCGCTCTTTTTTTGCAACCCGACCTCCTCCACATGCACCCTCTCAAACGTAGTCACCCACCCTTTTACCAGGCGCCTACCGCCGCCGCCGCCGCAGTCCTGCTGGCGGCCGTCGTCGCGCTTGCGCTCGTCCCCGCCATGGCCGTCGGAACCTACAACGATCCGCAGCAACGCGCCGCCTGGTGGCCCAACTGGGGCGCCGGCCTCGACAATGTGCACCATGCCGTCAACGAGACGCAGATTTCGGCCGCCAGCGTCGGTCGCCTGACGGTGGCATGGAAGGCCACGCTCGTGGGCGACGTCACCGGTCCGCCGGCCGTCGACCGCGACGGCACTCTCTACGTCAACGACCTCGCCGGCAACGTGTGGGCGCTCCGCGGCTGCACGGGCACCGTGCTGTGGCGCACCGCCCTGGGCAATTTCACCGGCAACCCGGGCACCTTTAACCCGACGACGGGCCGCACCACGGGCACGACGGCGCGCGGCACGCCGGCCATCCACGGCGCCTACATCTATGTCAACGACATTGGGTCGGCGCGCGTGTTTTGCCTGCACAAGCGCACGGGCGCCCTCCGCTGGCAGACCGTTCTGGACACCCACCCGGCGGCCATCACCACCATGTCGCCCACGGTGGTCGACGGCCTCGTGTTCATCGGCGTGTCGAGCACCGAGTCGGTCCTGGCCGGCTTCCCCGACTACCCGTGCTGCACTTTCCGCGGGTCGATGGCGGCCCTCGATGCGCGCACCGGCGCCATCGTGTGGCAAAAGTACACCACGACGAGCGACTATCCGGGCGCGCCCGTGTGGGGCTCGTCGCCGTCGGTCGATCTCGCCGAGCGCGTGGTCTATGTGGGCACGGGCAACAACTACCGGGTGCCCGCCGACGTGCAGGCCTGTATCGACGCCAACGAGGGCGACGCGCGCACGTGCCCGTTTGACCCGGCCAACATGGCCGAAACCATCATAGCCTTTGACATGGACACGGGTGACATCCGGTGGAACACGTCGTTCTCGCTGCTCCATGGCCTCGACGTGTGGAACCTGGCGTGCAAGCCCTGGCTCCTGGGCCTGCCCGGCGGACCCGGCCCCAACTGTCCGGCCTTTCCGGGACCCGACTCGGACTTTGGCCAGGCGCCCATGCGCATCCACTACCGGTCGGGCGGCGTGCAGGTGCCCCTGCTGGCCGTGGGCCAAAAGAGCGGCTTCTTTTACGCGCTCCACCCGGCCGACGGCCGCGTCGCGTGGCTCAAGTCGGTGGCGCCCGGCGGCGACATGGGCGGCTTCCAGTGGGGCTCGGCCTTTGACGGCGACCGCATCTACGTGGCGGGCTCCAACAGCGACTATGCCAACCAGACCCTGAAAGACGGCCGCGTGACCCGCGGCGGCACGTGGGCCGCGCTGGACCCGGCCACGGGCACCGTCCTGTGGGAGACGCCCGTGCCGCAGGGCCTCGGTCTGGTCAACGCCACAAGGGACGAGGCCGTCGCCGCGTGGCCGCTCGCATGGTCTTCCCTCACGGTGGCCAACGGCGTCGTCTTTGCCGGCGCTGGCAGCCGCGACCCGGCCGTGCCCACCATGTTTGCCCTCGACGCCGCCACGGGCGAGATCCTGTGGCAGTTTGCGCCCGGCGCCTCGATCATCTCGTCGCCGGCCGTCGTCGACGGCTGGGTCTATTGGGGCATCGGCTACGGGCAAAACTCGCGCGCCGGCAACACCTTTTACGCCTTTCGCGTAGCCGACATTGTTGCGCGCTAGGCGTCTCGCCATTGGTGCTTGCTCGCCCCGAATGGCGTACAAAAGGCCCTTGTCTCCCTGTGCGCGCCGTCTTTTCGCTTTTTTTTCCTCCCTATTTTTCCTCTTTGTGTGTCCCTTGTGTAGAGAGAAAAAAGTAAAAAAAAAGATCGTCTCCATTGTCGCCTCAACAACCGTTGTGTGTGCGCTGCTTGCACTTTTTTCTCTGTCCCTCGCTTTCCCCGACCACATCGACGGCCGCACCGCGGTCGTGCGGCGCCAGTTTCCTTTTTTTTTCTTGCGCTCTGGTGGGGAGCGTCGCTCCTATCCTTGTCTTTTTTTTCTGGTTGGTTGATGCGCAGCAGGACGCCAACCAACCCGCGCAGCCTTCTTTTTTTTCTGTGCCAAGGAAAAAATGGGGGAACCAACACACCGGAATATTCAACAACAGCAGCGGGATGAATGCGCGCAGAGCAGCGAGACCGACGATGGACGACATGCCCTACGAGATCCTCTGGACGATCGCCAAGGCTACAGATTCGACGTCGGCGGCCGTGCGACTGGGTTTGACTTGCCGACGGCACAGCGGCCTTTTGGGCGACGACTCGCTGTGGAAGGCTTTCTGTGTGTCGCACTTTGGCCCGCCGCTCCACGAGGGCTTTGCCGACGCGGGCAAGGGTTGGCGTTGGCTTTATCGGGCACAGGCCCATGCGGCGACAGCCGAGGGACCCGACGTCGGCGCCCTCATGACGCCCGGTCGTCTCTACTGGGGCGACACCTTGGACGGGCTCCCGCACGGGTATGGCCTCAGCCTCGCCCTTCCGACCCCACACCGCGACGGGCGCGCGCTCACGAGGCGCAAACACGACGGCCCTCTCGGCCAGGCCGCGCCACGACACGACGGCCACTGGCAGTGCGGCAAGCCATACGGCCGCGGCGTGCGCGTCTACCGCAACGGGTCACGCTACGAGGGCGACTGGCGGGACGGTCTCCATCACGGCCACGGCGAGCGTCGCGACTCTGTGGGCTGGCGCTACGTCGGAACCTGGCGCGACGACAAGCAACACGGCAGCGGATGCCTTGTGCTGCCCGGCGGGCACCGCTACGACGGCACTTGGGTCGACGGCATCTATCGTCACTGGGACACGTGCGTCGCCTGGGACGGCTCGGTCTACAGCGGCTGGTGGCACACGCCCATCGCCTCCATGCCCGGCAGCCGTGGCGCGTGGCTGGCCAACGGCACGCTGACGCTGCCAGACGGCACCGTCTACGTGGGGGAGTACGACGGCGACGTGGTACGCGGCACGGCCACATGGACCGACGGCAGGCGTTTTGAGGGCACCTGGCACAGTTGGCAAATGCCCGCGGGCCTTGAAGGTGAGGGCGTCATGACCTATGCCAACGGCGACGTCCACAGCGGCGGCTTCAGGTCGGGCCTCTGTCACGGTCGCGGGATCGCGATCCGCTCGACGGGTCTCCGGATCGAATGCGACTGGGACTTTGGCAACGCCTCTCGCGAGGTCGTCATTACATGGCCAGACGGTCGGCGATTCGAGGGCGCGCTGGGCACCAGTCTGTGCGACGGCGAGGGTCAGGTGACCCACCTCGGCGCTTTGCCATGAGTTGCACGTAACGCTGTGCCAACGGCCCGTTCTTCCAAATTCCCGCCACCACGGAACCATAAAACACGATTTAATAATTAAGATTGGGAGGAAATTGGATGAACGGCCCGTTTGCACAGCATTAGTTGCACGTGCTCGTCGCGTGAGCGCCTCCATTCTCCAGCGTTAGTGCGTACATGCTGAAATCCCCTTTTTCCCTTGTGAAATGGGACAGACAAAAAAGGGATGGGGCGCTTTTTCCGCCGAGGAGATGCGATATTTGTTTATGTGCATCTTTTTATGTGCATCTCTGTCTCGGCTTTTTGGGATCGGGTGGGTCGGGGGCGCGCATGCGCGCAAGAGGCCAGAGCAGCGCTTCGGGTATTAACCGGCCATATCCAACTAACTGGCTATTTTGTTTTCGACTAATGGTCGGTTGACTGCGCTTTTAGTCGGCACCGGTGGGAATCGAACCATCCGTCTATAAACAGCATAAAATCAATGTTAAAACAGAAATAGTCGGACAAACCCGATTATTCGGACCCGAATGCGAATGCGAGCGCGACCAAGGTTCGTGCTCGCGCTCGCTCCCGAGCAGGAATGCACAAACGAAACCCCCGACCGTTGTCAGGATTTTTCCTGCCTTTGTTGCATCTACATGAATTCTATGCATTCCAACTAAACCGCGGTTAACCGGTCGACCAGGACCCTCAGCCGACCGCTGGTCGACTAACCACAAGCAAGCATTGGCCCAGAGGGCGCTACCGCCGAAGCGCAACCAAAGGGCGTCCTGTCCAATCGATACAAAAGAATACGCGCCAAAACAAAAGAGAAACGGACGAATCACGCTCTACCATGAAAAAAAGGACGACCAAAACGGACCGACAAAGGAAAGCACTGTACCGCGACCAGAAAGGAGGGACGGCGGAAACACGCGCTATGCATGACCACCGAGGACCCACAGCACCGATAGACTTGCTTCCGCACGAAATCGTCTCTTGCATACTCGACTTGCTCAAAGACGACGACTTTTGCGCGGCACGACGCGCCCATCGCGTCTTTTGGGTGCGCGGCGGGGTCCGCAGCCTCCAGAGGCGCAGAGAACAGCGCTGGTTGAGGATGAGCCCCGAACGGGCCGCCGCCCTCGGGAGAACCGACGTGCTCGAATTTCTCCAGCGGCGCAGGCGTATCCCGCGCACCTTTAACGTGTGGTCTCAGGTCGAGCGCGGCGACAATGCCGACCTCGTCCGACTGGCCCTCGAATGGGACCCGACGCCAGCCAAGATCGCAACGGCCATGGGGACCGCTGCGCATAGAGGGCACCTCAGCGTGCTCTGCATCCTCTTTGACGTGGTACCGACGGCCGCTGTCACACTCGCCTACCAGGCCCTGACAGGCGGCCACCACGGCGTCTTGCGCTTCCTCTATGCCGCCACGCCGACGGCCCAACGGTTTGCGTGGTTTGACAAGGCGATCGCCAGAGACCTGGCCGGCGCCGTACGCTTCCTCATCGGCGAGGAGGACCGACCTCCGCTCGACGCTATCGCCAACACCGCCGCCCGCCTTGGGAAGATCAACGTCTTGCGCCTGATCAAGGAGATCGAGCCGACGTTCTCGTGGACCGACGCGCTCCAGCACGCCATTCAAGGCGACAGCGCTGCGGCCATATGCTTTATCTACGACAATGGCGCTGGCGAGCGGCCCGACATGCAGGCGATGTTTTTGCACGCCGCGCGGCACAATCAGCACGAAGACCTGATGTTCCTAGGGCGACGAGACCCCTCTCTGTCGCTCCAGTCGGCGCTGGACATTGTCATTGCGATCCCAAGCGATACCGAGCAGACCCTAGAGGCCATTTGCAAACTTCACGTCGAGAGGGGTGGCAGTATTGCGCCAGAGGCCCTTTTCGGAGGCACCGACCGCGGACTCGATCTGCGCCCTCTTTGGGATAGATACGCCGAGCATTTGGTGGGTGGCGCCGATCGCGTGAGCCGCGCGCTCGACATGGCCATCTACATACCAACGGCCGATCGCCACGGACTCTGGAGCAGGGTCGCCGCCTATGTGACATCTGGCGATTCCCGCCACCCCTGACACTTCCTTGTTTCTTTGTTTCTCCTCCTTTGTCGTGTTCTTTTTTATAGAGTCCTTTTTCTTGGTGGCGTCACAAGAGGTCGCTGGTCGCCCACAGCCCGAAAAAAAGATAATATCGCAAATGGCACAAAAGTAAGCCTCTTATCTTTATGCATTGTCGTCTGGTTTTTTGCAAAGGAAGAGACAGAAGAAGAAAATATGGGGGTCGATTCGCGTTGTCCGCTGACACCGGCGTGGCGACGGAGGAAGCCTAGGCAGCGTCGGCCTGGTGGTAGACGCCGCGCGGGAGGGCCGGCGGGGCCAGCGCCAGAGACAGGGCCATGAGTTGACAGCAAAAGGCCGGATTGGGCTCGACAAAGGGCCGCGCTCGCCGCACGGCATCGAGGGCGCCGATGGCGTTCATGTTGCACTTGAGCATGAGATGGGCGCACATGATCGTGGGCGACCGGGAGATACCCGCCAGGCAGTGCACGAGCACGCGCTTGCCGCGCGCCATGGCCGACTCGATGAACGCGTGGCACTGTTCAAAGTGGACCGACAGGTCGGTCGACGGCACGTCGTCGAGCACAAACAGCAGGTGGGCGTCGATGTGTCGCGGCATGGCGACGCCCTGCATCTCCTTGTGCGACAGGAGGGTCACCGCGCACCAGCCGGTCTGGTCGGCCGCGGGCGCACGGGCCAGCGCGCGCAGGGCGTCGACGCTGCCCAGGTGGAGGCCCGGATAAATGCGGCTGGCATGGTCGCGCGGGTCGACGCTGCTGTCCCTGTCGTTGCCGTTGTTGTTCTCGCACATCCCGTCAGCGTGCAGGTTTGTCCTTTGTCGGCGACGCTTTTTTTCCTCATGCGCTCCCTGCCCAGAGGCCCGTCGGGCCTCTCGTCGTCGCCTAGTCGCCAAACCAGCATCGGCCGTGGCCGGGTCAATCCCTGGCGGGAACTGTACTGCCAACATCCCCCTACCTGAACTGCAAACAACCTACGCCCCAACATCTGCAACGGGCCACATTTGGGTTCGCTGCCCTGTGCGGGTTTGTTTCATTTGGCGAGCGCCTATTTCCCCGTGTATGGTCAACTCGCCATCCTGTAAAAAAAAGGCCAGCGGCGGTTTGGTGCCTGGCCGGGAGCGACTTGACCGCGGTTCGGCCGGCTGGCCCAAGGTCTACAACTGGCAAGTAGGCCGTGGCTCCTCGGCACGACATTCGTCTGTCATTTTCTTTTTTTTTATGCAGATTGGCCAATGTAGACGGGACGTCAGCCCCGAAGCCCCTTTTCTTTTCGGAAGAGAAGCGCCAGACGACAACAATACAAAGGCGACCGCCACGATGAGGCCAACCTTTGACGACATGCCCTACGAGATCATCCTGGCGATCGCCAAAGCGCTGAATTCGGCGCCAATGGTCGCGCGGCTGGCGTCGACCTGCCAGCGGTGCCGTGACCTTTTCAGCGACCAGTCGCTTTGGAAGGACTTTTGCCTGTCCCGCTTTGGGCCGCCGCTCCATGAAGGTCTCGTTGACGCGGGAAAAGATTGGCGGTGGGTCTATCGGGCGCAGGCCCACGTGGCGGCGCCTGAAGGACCCGACGTCGGCGCCGTCATGACGCCGGGCCGCATCTACTGGGGCGACACTTTGGACGGCCGTCCTCATGGCTACGGCCTCAGCCTCTCCCTGCCGACTCTGCACCGGGACGGCAGCCTGCTGACGCGGCGGTCCCACGACGTCGGTCTCGCCCCGACGACACCGCGCCACGACGGCTATTGGAGCCAGGGCCGCGAGCACGGATACGGCGTGCGCGTCTACCGCAACGGATCGCACTACAGGGGCGCGTGGCGCGACGGCGTGCATCACGGCCACGGGGAACGCTTTGACGTGCGTGGCTGGCACTACGAGGGCCAGTGGCACGATGGCCACTGTCACGACGACGTTGGTTCTGGCCGGTGCACGGCTGCTTTGGATTGCGTCTACATCGAACACGCCGTTGGCGCTTATAGTGTCTGGCGGTATCCGGCCGCCGATCTCGGGCCGCTGCGGAATAGGGCGACGCAGCGCGCGTCGGTCGACCCATGCGCTGACGGCCAAGACAGGCTCACCTCACATACCGGTGTGGTCTACACGCGCGCCCGCGTTGACGGGACCATGAAGGGCACCATCACGTGGCCCGATGGGAGACGCTTTGAGGGACGATGGACCGGCTGGCAACTTGGGAGCGCGGACCTGATCGACGGCGTCCTGACCTGTCCAGACGGCACCGTGCGCGAGGGTACATTTTTCAACGGTCGGCTGTGGGGCCAAGGCACGCTCCAGCGCCCCGACGGTGTGCGCATCGAGTGCCACTGGCAAAGGGGCTACGGTTCGGTCGCCGTGACATGGCCCGATGGCCGCCGGTATCAGGGCGCATGGAACGGCGAGGCGTGTCACGGCAGCGGCGAGATGACCTATCCAGATGGGTCGCGCTACGTCGGCACCTGGCGCGATGGACGACGTCACGAAGGCACCGCCATTTGCCAGGGTAATTGCAATGGGTGTATGGCATGTCTCGATGCATCGCCCGCATAGAGGCCTCTGGGGTCCCCTCTTTCTCTGTTCTCTCTGCGAGGGGAGAGGGTCGCGGCGGTCATTCAAGGAACCGTCGGTCTGGTTCATAAAGAGAAAGATTAGTCTTTTTCCCCTTCTAGGTTCTGTTGTGCACATCAGGAAAAAATAGGCGTCATTGGCGACATCTTTCCTTCTTTGCTCCTTGCCATCCGCCGAGAATGCTCGCCGACGCCTCGGTCGCGCAGCCGACAAATCCATTGAAAAGAAAGAGAGGCGCGCTTGTGGGGATCTTTGCTTGGCGCTCCTTTTGTGGGTCTCTCTTTTTTTTTTCGAGGCACAGCCGCCCAAAGCACTTTCGACCCATAGTAGCCAAAAGACAAAAGCAATTTTCCAAAAAAAAAATCAAAGACAAGGAGGACAGCGGACGGACATGTTGCGCTGCAGTATGTGTGCCGCCGTCGCGTGGCACAGACAGGCGCCAACACGCCGCTGTCGCGGTCCACCTCCTCTCCAAAGAAAAAAAAAGTGTAAAAGAGACATTCATAAAAAATAGGCACATTTCCTTTTTTCTTCTCTCAATCGAGTGCGAAAAAAGGGCGCGCTAGACCCCGGCCAGCCACGATGTGGCGGCGAACCCGTCGGGCAGCATGCGGTAGCCGCGCACCAGGCGGTGATTGTGCAGTTCACGAGGCAGCACGTGACGAAAGATCATGGCGCGCAGTTCCCACGGCAGTGAGCGCATGCCGTCGCCTGCCGACGCCAATAGGAACCGGCAGACGGCGCGCCGACCCAGGCCGCATCGGTCGCGGTAGGGTATGCGACGATCGGCCTCGCGCATCTCGGCGGCGCGGTTGATCTGGTCGAGGTGGTCGAGCGGCATGGCGTTGGCGGCCAGCGAGTCGCAAAACGGCATCTTGGTGATCTCGACGCCCTTGCCGTGGCAAAAGCGGATGCCGCCCTCGGACGTGAGGCCCTCGTAAAAGTAGCGCTCGCTGCCGTGAGCGCGGCCGTCGGCGTCGAGCGGTGTCACGATCCGCGGTCTCGGTTCGCTGTGACACCAGCGCGTCGAGTACCACTGGACCACGTAGGCGGGCGCATTGCAGATGCCATGGGCCATCAGAGGGTCGTCGAGATAGACCGGGTTGTGGGTCGGGTAGCGGCGCTCGAAAAAGGCCACCAGTCGCTCGCGCGAGAGCACGACGGGCTTGCGATCGGCGCCGATCGCCTCTGTGGAGGTCGCTTTGTCGCGCTGGTCGCTCATGTCCAGGAGTCGGTGTGTGTATTGCGGGCGTGCGTGTCTTTTTTGTTCGCGGCGATGCCCTCTTTTATTTTTCCCTTAAAGGAAGGCACCCAAGTCTGCGCGAGCCGAGAGAGCGCCGAGAGGGTATGGGGACCGGGTGTGGCGGCGCGAGTCGCGCCTACTATTGTTGTGGCCGACACAAAGAGGCCAAGGCGGTGTCTCTTTTTTTTTCTTTTCTTTTCCTCTCTGGAAAAAAGGAGGCCTGTTTGCGCAGCGTCCAACCATCATGCCGCTTTGGCGGCCACCAATCGGCTGCAACAATATAATTATTTTCACCAAAAAAAAAGAAGAGACGGCGCCTTGGCTCCGTGTGTGCCGGCCCTTCTTGGCTCTCTGGTTTGTCGGCTGCGCTCGCACCAGCAAAAGCACGCGCGCATGCACGCGCGCTGGCGGCACGGGAGAGAGACAGAGACAGAGAGGAAAAAGAGACACGTAAAAAAGAAAAAAGAAAGAAAATGCACACACACGCGCGGGCGGGTGTCGACAGCGAACCACCCCCTGGGGACATGCTGGCGCCGGCGGTCCACATGGACGACAGCGGCTTTGATCGCCTGCCGCCAGAGATTGTGTGGACCATCACGTCGTGGCTCAAATCGACAGCCGATCTTGTGCGCGCAGGCGCCACGTGCCGTCGCCTTGCGGCTGTGTCCGCTGCCATACGCCGCGAGAGGACGGCCGCGCGCTGCAAAAGAGGCCCGCACGTTGACCTAACCGGTTGTGCTCACCAACTGCTTATGGCCATCGCAATGGACGACCCGTCGGCGATGGTCGACGCTCTCGACGTCGGTCATGTCGGTCTGCGCGACGATCTCGACCTCGACGCCATTGCTGCGCAGGTGGTGCCCGTGGTTGCTATCGGCTCGACCATCGGCGCCGTCACGTCACGTGTGGAGCGGTCCTATTGTCACAACACCCGCAACAGCACGCCTCTTTCCGTCGCGATCACGTACGGATCGGCGCGCTGCGCGCATGCACTGGCGGCCATGGGCGCGTCGCTGAGCACTCGCCATGCGATCGACGCCGTGTGTGGACTCATCCTCGACGTCGCCTGGCGTGCGATCACCGTCTGGCACGAAAAACAAGGCCGCATGGGCAAGGACCCTTTGGCCGAGCGCGCTGTCGTGCGCCGAGCCGGTCCCGTCGACCCGACCGAGGTGCTCAGCCCCGTGTTTGAAAAGGGGGCCATTGCTGTGACGACCACATCGGCGCGCTTGTTGCTGGGCCAGGCGCGAGCGACCCTCGACACGCTCGCTCGGCGGTTGCTATCCGAATGCCAAGACGACGCCTTTTGCGCGCGGGTCCTGGCAGGCGTGCCGGCGCTCATCACCTTGCTGATCGAACGAGGTTGCCAACCGCACAGCCCGAAAGGTCTCTTGTGCTTGGACGCCACCGCCGGCCGGTGCTCTGACCTGACCCAGGCCGCACGCGTCGCCTGCCAGCACAGGAGCGAACGCGATATCCTTGCAACGATCGTGGAGGAGACTGCAAGCGCCCTTGCCGCGTTGCCGGCCGATGCCGAAGAAGCACGTCGTTCCTTGGCCCAGCACAGGATGGACCAGGCTATTCTCTCAGTCTATGATACTGTCGTGTCGACCCATTAGCACATGCACTTTTTTCTCTACTTTTTTTATTCCACCTCGCGCGCGGTCTTTGTGGGGCATCAGATGCCCCTCGCCCAAATAAAAAAAAGAGTCGCCCATTCCCTCTGCGTGCTTTCCGCTGGCGCCCAAAACCGCCGCTCTGCGCCTGGGGATTCTTGACCCTCTGTCGTCGTCGCTCACTCGGCCCAAAAAACACGAAAAAGACCATTGGCTGGCCAGACGATTGCGAAACCTTCCTCGGGCTCAAAAAGGAGGGCGCCACGCCACGACACACAAGCAACGAGGAAAAAAAGGGGAGCCAAAGGTGCACTGACGCTACCTCACACGAGACGAGGCCCCCGTCAAAGAAGCCATCAAAAGAAAAAAAAGAGGCGGTGTAAACAATGGACGCGCGACTGATCGCAGAGATGGGCCGCGGTGCCGGATGGTGGTGCCGTGAACGCACCGAATGGGAGCGCATCATCGACGACAAAGTCGACGAGCCCGTCTCGGTATGGTTGGACCGCGCGCTGGCGTGCGTGGCCGCCGACGGTGCCGTCGACTGGGCGGCCCTGGCGGGCGTCGGCTTTACGCACGACCTCGTGCTGGCGCGGCGCCTGGTGGCCTCTCACTCGCACAGAGATGGCGGCCTTGTCGTGTGCAACGTCAGCGCCGAGCATGACGGACGAGCATCTGAACGGTTCAACGTCGAGGTCCACCGCGGCACCTTCTTGGAGCCCGCGCCAGCCGACGCAGAGGTGCCCGCGACGCGCTCGTGGCGCTGGGCCACGGCCGATCTCCCGCCTATCCAGGGCGGCGACGATGTTGTGGCGGGGCTGGTGGCCTTGGCGGCATCGCTGATGCCGGCGTCGGTGCACGCGCGCGGCTCAAACATGAGCGGGGCGCGCCTGATCTCGCTCGACACATGGGCGGTGCGCATCGGACACGCCCTCGCGACACGCACGACGCCGTGGTCATCTTCCGGGTTGATCCGCGAGTTGGCCCTGGCGCGCGCCCTGCTGGCTTTTCTCGTCGAGGACGCTACGTCGTTGCAGGGCGATGACCACATCGGCGAGAGGCGCGCCGTCGACACCAAAGTCGCGCCACGCTTTGGTGCGCCCCTGTCTGCCTCTGTGGCCGCAGACGCCGCCGCCGTCTATGAGCGCGCGCTAGGGGAATGGACTCGGATGCGCCTCGACGAGTTTCACGAGGGCACCTGCTGGGGATCGGACCAAGGCGACGGCATTGCCACCCCTTTATGGCTCGGCGTCGTCAGCGCCCTGGGCGTGTTTCTGCTCGCCGGCGAGCGGTTCTCTGGCGCGCCTGCCGCCAACGCAGGACCGCTGGCGCCGACTCTTTTCGACTCCATCGACGCTCACCACGGGGCCGACCTCGACTCCTCACCCAATCGCCGCCTCGACCGAGACTGATGCCTCTTCTGTGCTCCGCCCCTCCGTGATCTCCTTGATCGCGGGGTGCCGGTGTCTCTTCCGATCGAGACCTGTTTCCGCCCGTCTACTTGGATTGCCTTTTGTTTCTCCTCTTCTGGGGGGGGGGGGAGGTTAGGGCGGTAGTCGGCATCGGCCTGTGCCTTTTTCCGCTCAAATCGAAAAAGGACGCCCTTGTCGGCCACCGTTTTCCCTATCTTTTTTTTTCGCGGCCGTCTTTGGGCGGCGGTCCTGCGCAGCGCGGGCGTGCGTGGCCCACTGTCGAAAAACAGTCAAACTCGAAAGAAAAAGGAACAAAAGGTCGTGTCTTTTGGGCGCCGACGCAAGATGCACAGAGGCGGGCGGGCCTCTTTCGGGAGCACCGTTGTCCTCGGCCGGCGCGCGCCGATCGGTACCGCGCATGGGCAACAGGGACCGCCCGCTCACCGACACGATGGCATCGAATCCGACCAAGGCGCACCGCCGCGACCAAAGGCGCAATCCCACATCGCAGCAGCCGCGACAGCACCGAGGGGCCAAGGGCGAACCGAAAGGCCGCGACGATGCCCGACTCATTCCCGTCCGCAGGCACACCGACGACGACAACAGGGTCCGAAACGGCAACGTCGAGACCGTGGACGTCCTGATCGTGGGCGCCGGCGTGAGCGGCCTCTTTGCCGCGGCGCGCATCCGCGAGCACTACCCGCACCTGACGGTGGCCGTCGTGGAGCGCGGCGCCGTCGTTGGCGGCCGGCTGCAGTCCCTCCGCGTCGAGGGCTCCAAGACGGCCGTCGAACTGGGCGCCATGCGCACCTTTCCCGACATCGACCATTATACGGCGGCCGTGCTCAGGATGACCGACGTCTCGACGGTCGAGGTGCCCTACGTGACGCCGCGCAATATCGCCTACCTGCGCGGCGAGCGCACGCGCATGCGCGACCTGCCCAAGGTCGCCGCGCGGCTCTACAACCTGCCCGCGGGCGAGCGCGGCAAGCCGGCGTCGGCCCTCATCCAAAACGCGCTGGACCGCGAACTCGCCGCCGAGGGCATCGTCGTCGCTGCCGTGCGCCGCGGTGTGGCGACGCCGGCGCCGGCCGGCGACGTGGCCGGTCGCGTGGCCGACATCCAGTGCGCGCAGCGGACGGCCTGTGGCGACCCGGCCCTCGGGCGCATCACCTTTTGGCGCGCCGTGCTCGACCGCGGCCTCTCGCAGCAGGGCTTTGACTTTGCCCTGGACGTCAGCGGGTACGACTTTACGCGCGGGGCCGTCGCCGCCGCCGCCGGCATCCGCCAAGAGTATTCGCTGAGCGGCCTCAACTCGCCGCAGCACTGGGTCGTCGGCGGCTTTCGCACGGTGACCACGCGCCTCTATGAGCAACTCGTCGCCGGGCGTCACCGCCGCAGCCACCGGCTGCTGCCACCCAACAGCACCGATGGGCGCGTCGGTGGCCGCGACAATGACGATGACGCCGGTGGAAAGAATGCCGATGACGACCATCATGGCGATGATGATGACGCCAAGGGCCATTTCAAGGTGGCATTCAACACCGACCTCGTCGGTATGCGCCTCCTCAATGATCAGATGGTGCCGTGCGAGACGTGCCGCCACGGCGAGCGCCACGCCACCGTCGAGTGTCGCCTCCGGGGCACGCGGCCCGATGTCTTTATTCAGCGCGATCCGCTCAACGTGTGCGGCGCCCACGGCAGCGGCGCCTACCGCCAAGACGACACCGACGCCCAGGGCCGCAGCAACAGCGCCCACTCGATCGACCCGGCGCAAAGGACTCGCAACTTTGTCAACAACTATGACAACGACAACAATTATGACAATAGCAACGAGACGCGCAGCGAAAGCGACCGATATGCGCAGGATGCCAACAACCGTGACCAAGGCAACAGAGGCGGCCAAGGCAACGAATGGCTCCTGCGCGCCCACCACGTGATCCTGTCGGCGCCGCGCGATGATCTGGTGCGCATCGACGCGCCGTGGCCGCCCGTGGCCAAGGCCATCTTTGGCGCCGTCGAGGCGTGGCGCGCCGTCAAGGTCTATCTGTGGTTTGAGCGCGCGTGGTGGGCCGACGCGCGCGTGGGCCTCGCCGGTGGCGGCAAGAACGTGAGCGACCTGCCGGCGCGCCAGGTCTGGTTCCCGTTTGGCGATCGGCTCCCCGTGGCGCTCATCTACGTCGACCAGGAGGACAGCGACTTTTGGGTGGACCTCTTGCCCGACGCGCCCGACGCCGTCACGCCCCTCCGGTGGCACCCGGCCGACCGGGCGCCGCGGCTCGTCGCCGAGGCCCTACGCCAGATCGGCCTGGTGACGGGCGTCGACCGCGCGCGCATGGGCCGCGTCGACCGGCTCGTGTGGCGCCACTGGCCCTATGGCACGGTCTTTTGGCGGTCGGAGCGCCACCCGGCCGGCTCCATCTCGGCCATGCGCCGCAAGGCCCTCACGCCGTTGGGACCGCGGGCGCCCGTGCTCGCCGTCGGCGACTCGTTTGCCTGGTCGCAGGGCTGGGTCGACGGCGCCATCGAGACGGCTGACCTCGCCCTGCGCACCTACTGGGCCATCCCGACCGTGCTGGCCGCCAGCAGCACATCGGCACCCGAAGCGAGCGCGAGGCCACCCGAGGCCGCACCGCGCATGGCACATCACCGCGTGCCGCCTGCGCAGACGGCGCGCGTCACAAGCGAAAGGAGGGCCGTCGTCGGGAACGCTCGCATCGCGCGGCGCCATTCGGCCGACTTGTCGGGCTCGGATCGGTCGGGCTGATGGACAGCACCGACGATGTTGGCGACACAAACACTGGTCTGTGCCTTTTGCAAGAGATTAAAAAGCCATTTTTTATATTCGTTTATGAGAGTGAGAGAAAACAAAAAAGACCGGATCTTTTGGGTCCCGGTTTCTTTTTTTTTTGGTTATCATTACCCTCAAAGCGCACGGGGGACAGAGTCGCACGGTCCGACGGCGTGATCAAGCGCGTCGAGACCGGGCTGGAGCCGGGCCGCGATGGCGGGAGCAACGCACGCCAGGTAGATCTCGGGCGTGGCCTGCATGCGCTCGGCGGCGGCGATAAACACCTGCAGGCCGTACGGCGAGGCGGCATCGTACGCGTGCTCGGGTGTACCAACGACACCGAGGGCGAGGCCGTGGCGGTCCCACAACGCGATCGCCGCTTTGTATGCCGACGCGTCGGCGGCGCTTAGTTGACCGTCGGCGAGACGAGCCACGACCGAATCGGCGAGACGGCTGCACCGGGCTTTCATGATGTCGAGGAATACGCGCGCCAGCCCGACCTCCTGATCGATCGCCGACATATCCCACTGAGTGGATCGCAGCGCGAGAGCGCGACTCATGCGCAAGAGCCATGCGTTGCCTCTGCTGCTTGCGACGTCGCATCCCGCGGTGGCAGAGAACGGCGCCACGCGGCTTGGTGCCGAGAGGGCGAGCAGCACGGCAACGACGCTATTACATAGGGGTGAGGCTTCGGTACCCATAACGTGGCTGCGCTGCGGCACATTGAAGCCGGCGTAGGCGCGCCATTTACCCGATCCCACTGGAGACTCTGTCACGGCGAGCGTCGACAACTTGCCCGGCTTGCGCGGGTTGGGAACGCGGACGCCTGAAAGCATGACATCATCAGAGGTTCCGTTGGCGCGCACCGACGCTATGACCGTGCGCGCGATGTGCAGGTCGTGCGCAAACTCGACGGCGGCCAGTGCGCGCGCATCTACGGTGCCGTCGCAGGCCACACAGGCCAACGTCCTCTGGAGCCAGACCTGGACGTTGTCGGTGTCGGTGGTCGGCCCCTCCATTTTTTGATCTCTCTATAGAAATATGTATCGGGTTCCGGTTCCGTGTCGTCTCGTCTTTGGTCGTTGCCTTTTTTCCCGTTTTTTTCGATCAGGCCTTTTGCGGGCGTCGCGTCTTTTTTTTTCGCGGTGCCGTCTGTGATTGGGGGGCGACATCACCGAGAGACAAAGAGACGGCAAAAAACTAAAAAAAACGGAATGGCAGGACATCAAACAAGAAAGAAGGCGCCCCAAGGGCCGCGTATGACAAATTGTGATCGCCCCGTGGTCCCTTTCTTTTTTTTTTGCGGACGTGCCCGATCAGGGCGGGGATCGCTGGACCCGATCAGATTTGTTTGCGCATGGAGACAGTCTCTGCCTTGCGGTTGGTCGTCACTACGGAATTGTACGCGTTTTTGTTTTTTGCCGGGCCAACTCGGCCTTTTTCCCGAACCCACCCCAAATGTCTTGGCGACAGCCAATTTCCTAGGGCCTCTTACTGTGTGGCCTCTTGTTGGAAAGGAAAAACTGGGAAATATTTGCACTGGGCGACGCTTGCTCCTCGAGATTGCTTTTTCTGTTTGGGTTTTTTTCGGGTCACTCTGTCGGCGGCGCTGCCATGTCGTGCCGCGCCACACGCTCTTTGGCTTCATTGGCCTCTACATTTTTTTGTCAAGAATGTCGGGTGACGCGCAGCGCGCTCGCTCGTCGCGCCTGCCTCGCGTGTGGACGTGCGCCATGAGGAAAAGGCAGGCAGGCGTACGCGCGCATCATGAGCACACCAATCGCACCCACGGCCGTCCCAGTCGTTGCTCCCGCGGCGGCAGCAGCAGCATCCGCCAGGGCCTCGGCCGAGCGCAACCGGCGCGCGGCCTGGATCGTCGCCCTCGTGGTCGCGCTCCTCCTCGCAGTGGTGCTCATTTACTTTGCCGTGCGTCGCGGGCGCCCCAACGGCGGCGCCGCCGCCTACACACCGCCGCCGGCGGGTCAAATCCTGCCGTCGGGCCGCTACCGCATCAAGTGGGCCGACTTTGGCTTCCTCACGGTGTGGAATGCCGGCGACCTGTTCAAGAGCGCCATGCTTGACCCGCACGCCACGCCGGCCAACGCCACCGTGTGGACCTATGACGCCACCAACGGCACCCTGGCCACGCAGACGCCCGAGAGCCTCGTGGCCATCCACTACCCGGCGGCCAACACGGCCCTCGTCTACCTGGTGGCGCCGCAGAACGTGCCCCAGGTGGCGGACGCCAGCCGCAGCGGTTGGGTCTTGAGCGGGCCGCCGGCCAGCATCGGCGCCAGTCCAACGGCGTCGGGCCGGATCACCAACACCGAGTTGCGCAAGGACGCCATCTACCAGGGCCTCGTGATCAGCGACACCTTTGGCGTCCCTCAATTGGTCAACCAGCCTGCTACCGACGCCGCGCGCAATTACCAGTGGGCCTTTTTCCCCGTCGCCGCTTCTTCTTCGTGAGCGCGACGACATCGCAGAGCACATTTTTGGTCACCCCTTTTTTCTTTCATCCTCCTCTTCTTTTTGCAATAAAAAAAAGAATCCACAAAAATGGACCGAGAAAAAAAGACACGGGGAAGGGGAGGCGGTGTCAGTCGTCCGCGTGCGACAGAGCGGCATTCGGGTCGTCGACCGAGAGGAGACGGCGCTCCGCCAGCCAGTCGATCATTTGTCGGTGGGCGCGCGGGAGGGCTTGTGCGACGTCAGGGAGGATGGTCGCTGCCGGCAGCGCCACGGGCCTCAGCCATCGGCGGATCGGTGCCATGCGCGCGACCACGTCGCACCAGGTGCGCGTGTCGGGGCGCTCCCCAAAGGTACCATCCACGTGCTCCCACAAAGGGTGTCTCGTGCAGGCGCAGGGTTCGTCGGGCCGCTCCCAAAAGGCGCTCATGTCTTGTTCTGTCGGCGCCTCGTTGATAGACAAGGCATAGACGACACGCGCCCATTGCGCCGTGTGACGCGCCAGCGACTCGGCATAGTGCGCGGGCATGGGGTGGCTCGCGAAAAGGCCCGCCCACAGATTGGGCGCGCCCATGGATGCGGGGTCGCCCGCGTAGCGATCAAAGAGAGCCAGCATGCGCAGCAGGCTTTCCAACCCGTCGGGTTCTTCGCGGCACAGCCCGAGGATGCGCAGGGCGCGATCAATACCGCCATCGAAAAAGGTGTGCGGCCAGCGTTCCGCAAACATGAGCGCACATCGCACCGCGCGCCGTTGGCACGCGCGCTCGATGAGGGCGTCCAGATTGAGCGTCGGATGGGAGGCGCGCGGCGTCCACCGGCGCTCGTCCAAGAGCCACGAGAGCGCTGTCTCGCGCCGCTTGGATTTAAAGTGCTCCCGCACGATCGACTCGACAACGGCGGCGTCCTCGTCGAGACTCGGCACGTCCTCGACAGAGTCGCTCGATCGCGCGCGACGCTGTCGTGCCGCCTGGCGGTCCCAAAGCCACTGCATCACACAGGGCCGATTGGCGGCGGCAGCGGCGACGAATGCCGCGTTGGCGTCAAATGGGAGATTGCGGGCGTCGCAGAGGGCCAGTGCGCCGACATTACCCGCGGCGGCGGCCTCGTCGATCCATGCCGGTTCGTCGCCGTGTGTCTGGCGGAGCGGGAGGCGCGAGCGGCGATGACGCGACGGTATGTAGGGCAGGCCCAGATCGAGCAGTTTGGCCAAACACGCGGTATCGCGGGCCTTGATGACGTCGCTCCAGTAGTAGCAAGGCATCTCGCTGCCCACGGCGATCAAATCGCCGAGCAGTTGGGCGTGGCCGCCGTCGATGACCGGACTCAGGTAAGCGCTCGATTCTTCATAGCCAAAGCGATTGCAGAGCATCCGGTGCGCGTCGCCGAGGCCGCGCGCGAGGGCCAGATGACGGAGCACTTCGACCAATCCCTCGATGTCGCCGCCTCTGTCAATGTCCCAGTCGTCATACTCGCCCACCTGGCGCGCGCTCGCTGGCCCGGATGCGCGGAATCCGTCATTGTCCTCCTCGTCATCGTCGTGGTCATGAAGGGCGGGTGGGTCATCGGCATCGGCGGGTTGCAAAGCGACCGGTGCACGTGACGAAACATAGGCCAGGCGAGGCCAATGATGGTCGAAAACCTGTTCCATGGCCCACGGAGCGCCGCACGCCAACAGCGCAGCGACGACGTGCTTGCGGCTGGCACGGGCGTTGCTGCGGCACCACGTATAGAGGCTGTCGGGGTCGCCGGTCCACGGGGCGGGATCATCACGAATCCAATCGGCCACGGCGGTCATGCACACGACGCGGCCGCTGGGCCACTTGGGACAACCGACGGGCGTATATTGATGCACCTGATTCCAGCGCTTGTGCGGGTGCGCGCCCATAGCCGCGACGTCCTCGGCCGACGGATGCTCGATGACGTCGCGCCAGAGGCGGCATACGGCGCGTGCGACAAAGCGCCAACGCGGGTCGAGCAGGGGACGCGCGCGACGCTTCCAGCCGCGCCGCGTCGACTCGTGCCCGTTGAGGATGCGCACAAGGATTTCGGCAGGTAGCGCGCCGAGCATGCCATTGTCCGCGACGCCGTCGCTCTCGTCGTCGAGTCTGGGTGTGTCCAGCGCCGCGGCGGCGCTGTTTGTCGCGGTTGTGCGCATCGTCGGTCGCTATCTGGTCGCGGTGAGTTTTTGTTTGCCGTTTTTTTGTCACCGCCCCGTGTTTCCCTTTTCTTCCTTTTTTCCCGTTTGTATGCATCGCGCGGGCAAAAAAAGGACGAGAAGAAAAAATGCACATTGGCCCAACGGCCACACGGTCCTACGGCGCGAGCGTCGCAAGTCGTTTTCTTTTTTTTTATTTTACCCTTTTCTTGGTACGCCGTCGAGCGGCGGGCCAGAAAAAAAAAGAACGTCAAGGGCACAAGAACGGCCGTCCTCTGTCGGTCAGCGTGTCGAAAAAAGGTTCTTTTTTTGTTTACGCAGACGGGCGCGCCTGCACCGAAAGGGGCAACAACGGGGCACACCAGGGCAAGAAGAACGAAAGAAAAGGAAAAAGGAAAAAGACAAGGCAGAGCAACAGCGCGCCGGTCGCGGTGCAGAGGTGGACACAGAGAGAGAGAGAGAGAGGGGAAAAAAAGGAGAAAAAGGGGTGACATCGTCCTAGGACTGGGTCGGCGGGAACCGGTAGGTGGCGCCCTGGAGCGCGGCGTCGGCCTTGTACTCGAAAGGCTCGGGGATGGCCTTGAGCGAGCACAGCCGCGTGGTCGGGTCGTAGGTGAAAAAGTTGACCTGCTGCCAGACTGTGCCGGTGCGCGCGAGGCACTCGTCATACGACGCCACGCCGCGGTAGGTGGCCACATCGCACGGCGTACCACACGCCGAGTCGACCCCGTCGGTGCGTATCCACCGGCGCTGAGGCGCCGCGGGCCTGCGCCGCGTCAGCGCATAGATCACGCCGCCGATGGCGACAATAGCCAGCACCACGCCCGCCACGATGAGCCACGTGCGATGCCCGCGGGGCGCCGCGCTCTCGGCCAACAGTTGGCTCTGGATCTGGGCGTTGAGCGCCTCCTGTGCGGTCGCCATCGTTGTTGGTCTCGCCTGTAGCCTCCTTGTCAGCGCAGACGATTCACAGAGATCACGTTGGTCCTCTGTCTTTTGAGGCGGCCAGCGATTTTATCGGTTTCTTTTTTTTGTTTCTTTCTTTGTCGGTCGTGTCTGTGCGGCCGGCCTCCCTTTTTGCCCTTTGCGCGTCGCCGGCTCGATCGGCAGGGCGCACGTGGTGCCCACCGCGCCGCCGCCGCACTGCCGCCCGAACCCGAGCCGCCAACGACAGCATTCGAGGGCGAGAAAAAAAAGAGAGGCGGAAGCGGCAGACTGCGCGCACGGCGCCACGGGTTTGCAGCCGACCAGCAGCGACGGGCATGGCGGCGCCCGTGCAGATGGCCCACTCAAAATACACGGGATCGGGCCACGGATAAACAGAGAGAAAAAACAGCCAATCACACGCGACAGATGCGCGAAAAAAGGCACATAGGACAGCGGGGAAAATGTCCGAGCGGGTCGTGGCGATTGGGTGGCGTGCGCAACAAAAAGGCAGAACGAGCCGCCCAGGGAGATCACCTCTGACTCGCGCCGTCATCGCATTCCCTGCACACGCACACCCTACCCGGTTTGTGATCCGCTGCCTCTTTTCTGCGGCAGTTTCGGCTCACAAAAAAAAGCCCCACAGAACTCGTCACCCTCAATCTTTTTTTATTCCGAGATGACCTCGCCTCTTGCCGGAGCATCTGCCGACGCGCGCCGCAATGCCGCCGCCTCCCTGGAGGAGATCATCGAGAGACTGCGCAGCCTGTCTTCCAACGCCGCCACCGTCGATCTGCTTCACTCTCTCGAGGCCGAGCGCGCTCGTACCCTTGGCGTCGTCGCGCAAGCCCATCAAGACGCCACCGCCGTAGCAGCAGACGATGCAACCGGCGCAGCGCACGACCACGCTCAGGACTCCACGGTAGAGCAAACCCCGACCGACGCTGCCGACACGACCCAGGCGCCTCTCTCGCCCGCAGCGCATACCCCCGACGAGGCCAACTCGACCGAGGCCGCGTGCAGCGCAGCGGTGGCCAACCCTGACATTGTCAACACAGACTCGGCGGCCATCGCGTCTGATGACGACGACGCCAAGAAGCCGGTCTGTGATGCAAAGGCAACAGACGGTACGCCCAACCGCGGCGTCGACGCGAGCGCCTTGGCACAGGCCGCCACCGCGATCGACCAGCAGGGAAGCGGCCCGACTGATTCAGACAATGCGGACAAACCTGCTGTGGCAGTGCCCCTGAAAGAGAGCGACAAGGAGGCCGTCGCGCAGGCGCTGCAGCCGCCCAGCGACCACGACTATGTCACGCTCCGCCGATTTGTCGATTTGCTCGCCCTGATGCCGCGCTCCCTGGCGACCAAGTATGGCGCCACCTTCTCGTTGGTATCGCTCGGCTTTCACCTCAAGACCATCACGCCCTGGATCGACTTTGGCCAGCATACTGTGGCGACGCACGTGCGCAAGGTCGGTCAATCCTCGAACGAGGAGATCCCCTCTTTCAACGTTGTCAACATCTCGACGGGAGGCAGGGGCGACATCACGGCCGGCGCTCTTTACGACGCGCTCGCCCCCCTGGCCGACGCCAATGGGGACGCTGCTGTCTGTGTGGACACGCGCGCCATGCACACACGAATGGCCGTCTCTTTCGAGATTAACGAGGCCGTCAACTATCAGGACACGTCGCTCAACCCGATGCGCTCTGGCGGCACGCGTGCGACGATCGATGACGCCACCGACCTGGCGTGCCGCTGTATCGGCGCTGGCATGTCGGCCCGCGAGGTGATGTCAATGCTCGTGCGTCGTGTCCCGGTCGGCGCCGGTACGCTGTTTCTGGTGCGCTTCGGCACGCAACTCGTGACGGCGACCACGCTGCACGGGCGCCTGGCCGGGCGCGACTTTACGGCCTTTTCTGATCTCAGGCACATCCTTGCCGACGTGACGTTGCCCGGCGCCGACTCGGCCCATGGACCTGCCGCAGTCTACATGGCCGAGACGGACGTGTCGCTCGGTGATCTGTTGCGTGCGATCGACCAGGGTGCCGACGCCATCGCCGCACTGCCCCGCCACGCCGAGCCCTGTTCCAACTTTTGGTTGCGTGTGAGGCGCCTGGGCCTGCTCTAAGCCGCTCGTCTTTTTTCGGAATGTTTTTTTTGCGCGCGATGGCCGTGCTTGTCTGGCATGGTCGCCGCCTTGGCACAAGAAATGCACTTCTTTTTTCTCTCGATCCGTTGTCGCAAAAATCCTTTTAGGCGCCATTGTCTTGGTCTAAATCACAACGAAAAAAAAGATGATAATTATCTTTATAGAACCTTTTATTTCCAAAAAAGATTTCACTTTTGTCGTCCCTATTTGGCGTCTGCCTTTTGGCCCACGGGTTTTCGTGACGAGCGTGCTAGAGAACTCGATCGGCGGTTGGGAGAAAGAAGAAAAGGCGGATGGCATATGCACAAGGCCGCCTCGCCAACGGTACATTTGCGCGCGACCGCCGAGAAAAGAGAGAGAGAGAGAGAGAGGAAAAAAGAAAGACTGCCGCCATCGTATCCGGGACCGCAAAAGTTGGTGCCGGCATCCCTATGTGGCCGAAAAAAATAGGGAGGTCGCCACAACTCACCAAAACCCAAAGGGGCAGAGGGGTCGGCGGTCGCGTGCTCGACACGGCGCCGACGACAAAAGCACTGACTGCCTTTAGGAAAGAAAAAAAGAAGTTTTTTAATGGGGGTGTTTTGGAAACAGAAAGTTGAGTCTGTGGCAACGTCGGCCAAAAAGATGCCGTTAATCGACGATGAGTCGAAAGCCAAGCGACAGGTCGGGCGCATGTGGTCGGTCGGTGCCGCCAGGTGCCGCCTGATCGTCGTCGGTCGCGTCGCCGTGGTCACTCCCGGCATCGTCATGGTCGATTGCAGCATGGTCTGCGCGGTCCTCGTCCGCGGCGTCTCGCGAATCCTGGTCGCTGTCGCTCGTGTCAATGTGATCCTGCTGGTCGTCGTCGTCGCATGCGGGTTGCGTCCGGCGGCGCTGGCGTCGCGCCGCCTGTGCGTCGTCGGCGCCGGCGAAATCGACGCGCGCAGTCGGTCGTGGAGGGGGGCGCTTGCGTTGGCGCGCGCGCTCGTCGGGCGGGTCAAACTTGTCGGCAAGAGAGGCCGCGGCGAGCGTCGGGTTGTCGCACAGCGGGATCATATCGCGCGCCGACAGCGGCTGCGCCACCGACGGCGCCGGCAAATCGCCGGCCACGTTAAAGGTGCGGTCAAAGCGCACCAGGGTGTCGAGCCAAAAGAGCGCCATGCGCGCACGGAATCCGCGCGTGGCCGCCGACGCGCCCTGCGACGCCGTCGACACCTCGGGCCGCCCGACAAAGCGGCGGCCGCGCGGATGAAACAGTTCGTTATAGTGCTTGGCCAGCGCCTGTGCGATGCGAAAGCGCTCGCGCACAAACTCGTTGGCCTTGGTGCTGCGCGCGCGTCGCTGCATGGTCTTTGTAAAGTGCCCGCCGGGTTGCTGCGCACGATGGCGCCGGTGCTCGGCGATGGCCTCGACCAAGCGCTCGGGCATGCCGTCGAGGCGTGCGAGACGGTGCGCGGCAGTGAGGGCGCACACGTTGGGCGTCTCGGGCTCGGGATGCGCCTCGGCATCGGCAACGGCGCCGTCGATGGCCTCGATCATGCGAGACACAGAGGCGTCATGAGTCGACGGACCCTTTTCGGCGGCGGTGGCGGCTTGATCGTCCCGTTCAGGAGGATCATCATCGCCGTCATCCGAGAGCGCCGTGCGTATGTCGATGACCGGCTCCAGGGCAACGCGGACCGGGGGCCGGGCGACGATGCCCGACGGCGGCGGCGTCAGCGAAGAAGGCGAACGCTCGGCTCCGATGGCGTCTGCGGCGTCGCTGCTATTGGTATCATGGTTCTCCTCGACGTCATCGTGTGTCTTGCGCGATCGACGGCGCATCCAGCCTCCAGCGGTACCGCCAATAACGTGGCGTGCCGTCGGTTGCGTTGACGGAACAGACAGACGTGCCGTCGGCTCTGCATCGTCGCGGCAGACGTCGTCGTCGCAAAGATCAATGTGTGCTGGCTCCATGGCGGGTGCGGGGTAAGGGGAATCGAGAAAAGAATAAAGGAAATGAAAACAGGGTTTGGCAGACTATGCCAAGCAGACAAGTAAATCCGGAAAAAACGCGCGGCGATGGGTTTACGGGACGACCAGAGGGTGGGGCGTGCGCGCGGATGGCATGAAAAAAAAAAGAGGCACACGGACAAAACGGCCGGCGTCGCCCTGCGCGGCGGCCGCTAACAGGATGCTGGGAAAAAAGCGACAATTGGTCCATTGCTTTTTGGTCGACTAAAAAAAGGAGCCACGATTTATTGGACGCCGGTGTTTTCTGCGCCGCCGGGCTGGCCTGGAAAAGGGCGCGATCTGCTGCATCTCGTCTTTTTTTAGTGCTCTATCGCTCGCTCGACCTCTGACCTCCACCCTGTTCCTTTGTGCTGCCTCTTGTACACCCGCACGTGCACCATGCCGACGTCTCCATCCACCGAAAATTGCCCCTCGCCTTGCGGCCGATCGTCCCCGACCTCGCTGCCGATTCGCTGCAACCTGCGCGCCATCGCTCCCATCCCGGCCACGTCTGAGGCCGCGACAGAACGGACCGCACACCCGACGGCAGCATCGGCCGGCCGCGCGCGACGCCGACGCACCAACGCCTTTTTGTTTCGCACCCCAACCCCGTCGCACGCCATTGTCGGCGCCCTGTGTTTTTAGGAAAAAAAAAGAAAAAGAAAATATATCTTATAAAAAATATGGAAAAATATGGAAAAAAAAGAGGGAAAAACAATCGGTCTGTCCGTTGTGCGTGTCTGCCCCTGCGCGCGCCTGCCCTTTTTTTCTCTCGGCCTTTTGTTGCCGGTCACCGTGCCGGCGAGGCCGCGATTGGCCCTTGTCTGTCTCGCTGTCTTTTCTCTTTGGGGTCTTGTGCATTTTGCGCGTGTGCCGTGTGAACGCCGCCAAGGCCAAGGCGGGTCCGTGCGCGCACAAAAGGCAACCGGCGGCAGATTTCGTGGCCCTCGCGCTTTTTCTCGATTAGAGAGCACAAAAAAACAGACCAAACAAAGGGCGGGAATGGAAGGCGCGCTCGCGATCAACGACCTGCCGGCCGAACTGTTGCGCATGGTGCTCAATGGAGCGGCGTCATCAGAGCCGAGACCGGCGTGGCGATCGGCGCGGCCTCGGCCCGGTCGCCCGTTCCTCGACCCGCGCTGGCGCTTTGCCGCGCGCGCCGTGTGCCGCCTGTGGGCCGAAATCGTCACACAACCGAGCGCGTCCGAGGCTGCCGCCATGGGCGCCCATCCGCACAAGCGCCCCACGGTCGTCCATCGAGAGGCACCCGCCGGCTGTCCCAAGTGGCCCACGGGCAGGGTGGTCTGTGCGTCGGCCGTCGCCGACCTGATCGCCGGCGGGCGCTGGGCGCCGGGCGACACCGACTCGATTTTCAGATGGTGCACGGACATGGCAGCGGCCACGCGCAAGCAGGTCTTGGCCGCCATGGTGGCCTCGGGAGAACGCTGGGCCGTACGCCGCGCGCTTGACGCCGAGTGCACATTTAGCGATTCGGGCGGCGATCTCCACATAAGCCGCCAGGCGGGGGAATACGACGCGTGGGACGACGACACCCGCGGCGACGCCCGAGGCCTCCTCGACGTCCTATGGGACGTGGCTATCCAACGCGCGTGCACCGCCACCGTGGCCGATATCGACGTCTTGTGTATCAAAGCCACCCTCACGGCAGCGTGCCGGCACGGGCGGGCCGATCTCATCGATGACCGCGCAGTGACGCGTTGGCCATTTGGCGTCGAATGCTGGACGGCCGCTGCAGAGGCCGCCGACCCGCGTTGCTTTGCGCGTCTCTTGGACCTGGTCGCGACCGGCCACCTGAACCCGATGCCGCCGGCGACGCTCGACGCGCCCAGGGGTTGGCTGCATGCGGCGGTCCTCAAGGGCCGGTGGCGTCTGCTGGCCCTCTTGGACGCGCGTGGCATAGCCTTTGACGCCGCTGCCGCGTTTGCCTTGGCCACGGGCCGCGGTCGCCTGAGCCTCGCGCAGTGGTTGTGGGCGCGCGCGCAAAAAGAACCCACCTCTAGGAGAGCGCCACTGGACGCGCGCGGTGCCATCGCCAACGCACTGGGCAGCGCCTCCGCGGCGCCGCACACCACGGTCGCCATGGTGGCCTGGCTATGCGAGACCTGTCTGGACGGTGGCTCGTACGACGATCTGGCCCAATGTGTCGATGGCGCCGGCGACAGCGTCCATACGCCATTGTGGCCGGCAGTGGCGCTCTATGCTGGCCGCCGTTGGCCGCGGGCCTTTCTCAATGCCCGCGGGCCGGGTGGCGTCGAAAGCATGTTTCGGCTTTGTGTTTCCAATCGCAGTCTGCGCGATCTGGCGAGCCTTTTGGCCGTGCTCGATGCCGGCGGCGGACGCGGCGACTTGTGGGACCGTCCGTGCGACTTGTGGGACGCTCTTGCGACGCTGTGCGCTCGGGACGGCGGCCACTTTGCCTACGCGCCCATGTTGGCCGTCATGCGCCTGGCACACGCCGTGTCGTTGGGCGTACCGCCGCGTGCCGCCAATGTTGCGCTCCTCGATGGCGCCTACAACAGAGAGATGGCCGTGCCGTGCTCGTGCGTCGGCGACCCCCAGTGGCGGCACCGCAATGGCTCGACGGCGTCAAAGCGTCGGCGCGTCGACGACGATCCCGGATCGTGCGAGAATGCGCGCCTCGTGGCCTCGCTCGCGCCGCTGGCTCGTTGGTGTCGTCCGCGGCCCGTGTTGCTGGCGCGCGTCTTTCCCGGATGGACCCCTCCGACGCCCGAGCAGATGAAAGATCCAACGTCGAGCGAAACCAACCTCGACCGCCTCAAGTCGGTCGTGGTCGCATGGTTGACCCAGGAGGGCCTGCTCCTCGCCGGCGGGTGCTAGACCCATTGCGCGGCCGCCCATCTTTGGGCAATAAAACCAGACATTACGGCGCAACCGTGTACCCTGCGATCGGGTTGGGGCAATGGCATGCGCGCCTCTGCCGTGCAACCGAAAAAAATGGCCTGCCTTTTTTCTGGGTGGCCTAGGGTTTTTGTTTGACAACCAAACAAGAGACACAGAAAGAGGCGATCCGGCGCAGAAAAAAGGCTCGTCTCTCGGGTGGAAATCGCGTACAGCCGATGCTGCCGATCGCCAAACCAGGAAAAAAAACAAATTGCGCCCCGGATGGCGTGGACGGCGCTCCTCCCTTTCATCTCCAAAGACCAACTTTTTTTCGTGTGCGCGTGGCAAAAAAGGCACAACGGCCGTGGCCAGGACGCCGCCGGGGCCTGTCACTCTTTCTTTTAGTAAAATTTTTTTGACTTGCTTTCTTTCCTGTGCGACGGAGCGCCCCATTATCGTGGTCGTCTTTTTCGGTTGTTGTGCGTTTTTTCTCCCGTTCTTGCCGTTGTTTTTCGTGTCGCACGGGTCGAAAGGCGGTCCGCGGAAGCACGCCATGCCACGAGAGACGCCGAGAGAAAGAAAAAGAGGGGGTCCTGCCGGGGAAACAACACCGGCCCGCGTTGTCGCACACCTCCCGTCGATCCTCGGCCATCCGACAACAGCCGCAGCAACGGCAACGATGACTGACGACGACTGCTGTCCCTTTGCCGACCGCGTCTCGAAAGGCCTCTACCTGGGCGACCTGCGCGCCATGACATCGCTCGCCCAGGCTGAAGCCGAGGAACAAGCCGACTGGTGCGTCGTCACTGTGCTATCGGAGCGCGACCTCGCCGGCCTGAGCCTGCCGCGTCATGTCGATCACCACCTGGTCATCCGCGCAGACGACGACTTGGCCGTCGACCTGACGCCCGAGTTTGCGCGTGCGCACGCCGTGATCGCGTCGGCTCTGGGGCGCGGCAAGTCGGTGCTCGTGCACTGCATGGCCGGCATCTCGCGCTCGGCGACCATCGCCGCGGCACACCTCATTCTGGAGCGCGGCATCGATGCTCCGGCGGCCCTCGCCATCCTACGTCGGCATCGCCGGTGCATCGGACCCAACGCCGCCTTTCGCAGGCAACTCAAAGACCTGGCCGAGGCCAATGCGACGCGTGTCGCTCCTTGCATTGCCGCTGCCGAGCCAGAGCACGGTCTGTGATTCCACAGGCACTGCGCCCTTTTTTCCCTCTCTTTTTTTATAAAGAACAAAAAAAAAGATCAAAAAAAAGTGACATCAAAGGTCCTCCAGAGACCGCGACACCCCGGTCTTTGCCGTGCACCGGGTGCTCTTTTTTGGTGCGCGCGATGTCGCTCGGACCCAAGACGGGCGATGCCTGGCCAAACCCGCCACATTCTTCATCGACGTCCCTTGTCGCGCGAGGACAAATTCGACATTCTTGGGTCCGCTGTATAGTATATTGCGCTCGGCCGTGCCGCCGTCGCAGTGGCGACGCGCGCACGGGGAAAAAAGAACCCGCGATGGGGATGACAAACACGACCCCGAGAAAAAGGGGGGGGGTGGGCGAAAAAAGACATCCAACTTAAAAAGGTGTGCGGGAGTCTCGGTCGGTGAGGCTCGCGGTCGCGACGACGATGGTGGCACCAAAATGCCGCAGCGCATCGAGCGCGCCGGTCTGGTCGACGCACCACTTGTCGCCGCCTGCGCGGCGGTCCTCACACCAGACTCGTTTATCGGCCAAAAAGGCACAGGCAACAAAGTGGCTGTCGACGATGAGCGCACTCTCCCACCGGCAGGCGGCGAACCAGCACCGGTAAAAGACGCAGCGATCGAGGCGCGCGCCGCAAAAGTCGACACCGTCCAGGGCCACGCCGGCCACGACGACCCGTTGTAGATGGATCCGCGAGAGGTCGAGCGACTGCCACGAGTGACACACATGGGTCGAGAGACGCTCCCCGAGGTCGTCCCACAGGCACACGGCGTCGCGCACGCGCCCACCGCACATTGGAACCTCTGGCACGCCGCACCTGGTCAGCAGGTCGAGGAGCGCGACGTCGCACGCGCGCGGCTCGGGCGGATTGTCGTTGTCATCGTCATCGTCGGTACCGGTCCGCCCGCCGGGCGCGAGATCGACGAGATCACAAAAGTCGTGCTCGCAAAGCGCCATGTCGGCGTCCGCGGCGCAAAAAGATGCCGGACAGGCAGGGTGCACACCGATGGTCGCCCCCATAACCATTTGGTCTGTGGGTGGGCGGCACGCCATCATGGATGCCCATGATGGGTCGTGCGTATCGCGCGCGGTGGCGCACCATCCGGCATGACCGGCAGCCTCATAGTCGCGCAGCACGTCCAGGACCGGGCCGCTCCCATCGGGCCATCGGACGCGCACATGGCCCGTGCCGGCGTCGACGGCGAGAGCGAGCCCCAGCGACGTACCGTCAATGACACGGCCGGCGACGGCCGCCTCGGGCGATCGCGGAGAGAACCGAAAGAGCCCCACCGACAGCGCCCGATCCAGCACCAGCACAACCCGACCGGCGACCAGATCGCCGTTGGGCCACACGTGCACGTAGACGTCAGGGCTTTTGCCGGTGATGGTGACGCCCGATCGGCTGTACCTTGCGCACAGGGGGGCCTCGCTTTTCGGCGAGCGGCCCGGACGCGTCGTGTTGCGGAATCGCAGCCGCCCGTCGGCAAACCACGACACGACGTCGGGAAGGCGCTCGCTGGCGGCGCCATAGACGGCGTGCGCGACGAGCGACGGGCTACGGACGGTGCGCCACCAGACGGGTCCGCGCAGCGCGCCGTGTCTCCATTGGCCTCTGCAGACGAGCGTGCCATCGCAGTGGGTCACCGTGGCGCACCCCTCGGGACCGTTTGGTCCCCAGGGCCCGACGTACGCGAGACGGTCGTCGTCGGTTTGCGCGAGGACGTCGGCCTGCGTTACCAGCGCGCCGCGTGCCCAGATCCCAACAGCCGAGCGCACGGGCTGCGGTTGTCCGACGGGCATTGCAACACACGTCTGCGGCACCGTCGCACCCTTGGCGTCGGTCGACCAGTAGAGTCCCGGTCCGCGCAGCAGACCGTCGGCATCAAAGCCGCCGCGTCTGATTGTCATGCGCGGCCCGAAATCGCTGCCCTTGAGATTGATCCGGGTGCCGACAAAGACGACGTGGTCGCCTGCCGGCACACCGGCGGGTTCTCGGCGCACGGGCTCAATCGACGCGCGCACACACGCCACTAGCCGGTAGGTGGTGCGTGGGTGGCCGCCCATGAGGTCGACGAGGCGCGACCACGCGCACCCAAACCAGTGGTCGTGACGCAGAATCTTGGCCAGTTGCTCTTTGGTCCACCGCGTCACTTGCGCCTCACATCGGCCCTCCAAGAACGAGCGCCACGAGCGCCCGCCACACACGAGCGCCATGCCGATCGCGCCGGCGATTGATTCGCAGTGGCGTGCCCAGAGGCGGTCGCTGTCGCGCGCGTACAGGCGCGCCCAGAGGGTCGCGTCGCTGCCGATCGCCGCCGCGCGCACCGAGACCATGGTCCACGCGGCCACGTCTCTGGCCTCGTCCAGGAAACCGACCGCATGCACGAGAACCTCGTCGGGCAAATCAAACAAGCACGCGCCGCGCGGCGTGGGAGCGAACCCGCCATAGTCGTCCATCGTCTGTGAACCGCCGTATTGAAATCGAGGCTCTTTTCGGACAGTTTTGTTCTTGTTGTGTGCGGAAAGTGCGCGGCGCTCGCTGTCTTGCGTTGTATCCCGTGGTGGTCATGCCGCAACCGAAATGACGGCGCGGCCAATAAACACCGGCTTTACGTCCTGAAGCAATAAATAAAAAAAAAGAAATGGGTCGCAATCTGAACTTTGCCATTCGGCAGGTTATATTTGGTGTGGTTGCTCCCGACAGAAAAAAAAAAGAGAAAGGCCCCAAACCTGCGCCCAATGCCCGCCAACAACCTGCGCGCTGGAGGTCGACCGAGGATCCATCCGCTCTGCCCTTTTTTTTTACAGGCGCGCATCTGCCAAATGGGGAAGCGCCGCCTTGCGGCAACTCTGTCGGTTGCCGTGGGCAGAGAATGCCGCCTGCCGATTTGGACAGGAGACGGTCGACCAACAAGCCGCACCGTGTTGCCGCCGCAGCGCCCCAAAGGCCAAGTGCGCCCGTGCCGGTGCCGGCACCGCTCTGCTGTAAAGAACAAAGGATCTTAAAACCCAAAAAATACACAGAAAAAGAAAAAATATGCCAAGGAAAGGAAAAAAAAGAAAAAAAGGAATCGAGGGGGCTCCGCGACTCTTTTGTCAATCCCTTGTTCCCTATTTTTTTGTATTTTGCCAGCACTTTTTTTCGGTTGGTGTCAACATGGGGGGGGGGGAAGGGGAATTCATCCAGCGACCTCGCCATCAGGCGAGCGGGGGCCAGTGTCTGCGCGGGGAGACGCCACCCATCTGCCATTGTGCCATGCGCCAGAGATGACCGTGCGGCCCGCGCGATCGGTCAGCAGACCTCGGCCCTCGGGGCCCTTTGGCCCCCATGACCCGCGGTAGACGTGGCCACAGTCCGAGAGCGCCAAGACGCCGTCTTGGGGTTCGAGGCGACCGCGCGACCAGACGCCCACGAGACCGACGGCATCGCCGACACACGATCCCAGCGCGATGATGGCCGGCGCGACCACACAGTCTGTCGTGAGGCAGAGCCCCGGACCCGACATGAGGCCGCTGCCGTCAAAGGTGCCGCAGCGGATCGTGACGAGCGGTACCTTGGCGCTGTACTGGAGCCGTATGTCGGTGCCGACAAAGGACGTGATGGCCATTCGCGCAGCAACAGCAGCATTTGTGACGTGGAGGCGGCGCGGCGCGGGCGAAATGGACGCGCGCACGCACGCCGCCATCCGGTAGGCCGTGCGAGGCGTCACTGCCTGCGCAAGGTCGACGAGTGCGGTTTCGGCCTGGGCAAACCATGGATCGGCCAGGGCTGCTCGCGTCAGCGCCCCCATGACGTCGGCGATGACGGCGTCCCGCCCGCGGCGCCGGATGGACTTGCGCCAGTGGGGCTTGGGGAAGGTGGGAGCGGCAGCGAGCGCTTGAGCAACGGCATCGCGCCACTGGTCCGCGCGCCGCAAGGGCGAATGACGACGATCGCGCAGACGCCGCCAAAGTTGCACGTCGCCTCCGATAAGCGCGAGATGACGGGTCGACGTTGCCGACCACGCGCACAGATCTCTGGGTCGGTCCAAAAACGAGGCCACCGCGAGGAGCAACTCGTCGGGCAAGTGCGAAAGCCCGATCACGTCCTTGTCGTCCATCCTCGCGGGCCTTTTTTCCCCTTGTCTGCTGTTTCCCTGGTTCCTTATAATCGCGTCTTGACACCAATGAAAAAAAAAGAGAGAGTGCCCAACAAAAAAGGTCAAGCGGCCTCTCTGCTCGTCGTCCTTTAAGGTCTCTGGCAGTGTGTCTCTCTCTCCCCCGCGATTGGCCATTCCGATGGCGCGTGGTGGCGAGAAAAAAAGAGGGACCCGTGCAACAGAACAATGGGTGTGGCAAAAAGAAAAAAAATCGATGGGCGACACCGGCCCGACAACAAAGGCGCCGACCGAGAACCAAAGGAAACAGTGAAACCGCCATCTCTCTTTTAAAATGTCTTTTTGCGAACAATCCTTTCATTCTCTTGTGAGTGCGGGTGGAGTCTTGTCCAGCGGCAAATCGGGCGACAGGGATCGAAAAAAGGCGGCGACGGCGCGCGCGTGCTGTGCCGTGTCGCCCTCGCGGTCGGCGTATGAGGGGAACCGGCGCGGGTGGCCGGCGCAGCGCACAATCTCTGTCGCAGCGGCGGTCGTCGCCAGTGTCGCACCGCCCTCGGCGCGGCTCAGCCAGCCGAGAAAGCGCACGGCCGCGTCCGTGTTCCATGCGACGCGCGGCGCGTTCTCGATCCACGGCCCCATGACAGCGTCAGAGGCAGCGGCGACAACGTCGACATCGATGCCGATGCGCGCGAGTGCGCTCTGGCACCACGCAAACCCGCGCGTGCTGCATGCCGACGCCGCACGCCGTGCCAGGTCGCCCAAGCCGCGCGCCGTTGCGACCACACGGACCTCGGACCTCGCCGCGAGCACATCGAGAACGCGCACATTGCCGTGCACGACGGCCACGCGCGCAGCCACTATCGGACATGGACCTCGCAGGACGCTCGACACATGTGCACGTCGCACAGGGAGATCGGTATTGCCTGCGCGGTCGTTGGCGTGCGCGACGGCCGCCAGCGCGTCCGATTCGGTGGCGTCGTCCAAGAGTCGCTCGACTATGGCGGCGGCGTCGGCGCGGCCCGCCTCGTACCACACGGCCGGCGCGGCGTGGGCGCGCAGCGCAACGGCGTAGCCCTCGCGACGAAAGGCGCCCGAGGGCGGGTCGATCAGCGCCAAAGCGGCGACGCAGTCGGTCGAGATCACGTCCATGGGGTCCACGTGCCGCAGCGGATCAAACTCGGGGACGCATTGTGCGACCCGTTGCAGCAAGTCTATGCCGCCGACGCGCAGGGCGACGCCGGTCGCACGCCGGTAAAATGCATCATCTGCAGCGGCATCATCAACACGATCAACAATGTCATCCCCACCGTACACCTTGTCTCGATCGCACCGCCGTTGTTGTCGTCGATCACTTTGGCGGCATGGATGATGTCGTTGAGCATGGGCGCGATTCATGTCCCTTTGGTCGTTTTTGTCGTCGTTGTTGTTGCTGTTGTCATCATCATGGTTGAAATAGATGGCGGCCTCATGGCATGATCGGACTATGGCGTCCTTTTTGTTGTCGCTGTTGCGTGTGCCCTTGCACGGGTGGCCGGTCGGTGCTATCGCACGCGGTGCCAGACATTGGGCGAGATCGCCCAGCGCATAGTCGACGAGCGCGCCGTCGTCCGATGCCACAAGGGCCAAGAGCACGTCGCGCCGACAGAGGGGCCGCGCCGAGGCCGACAGCGTGCCATCGCGCGTGCGCCCAGCGCTCGATAGACAAAAGGCGACGAGATCCGCCGGATGGGTGTGCGGGTGCCAGGCCACGACCGACGACGCGCGCACGACGGCGCACGCACGCGGCAACGTCGCCGCGACGTCAAAGGGACGACCGCGGGCAGACGCTGTACTGATCATGTCGTGCCATGTCCGACAGACCGCGCGCGCCGAAAAGTGCCATCGCGGGTCGAGCGCGTCGACCAGGATCATAAACCACACTTCGGGCGGGAGGGCCGGCGCCGTGTCGGACGTCCACGGCCCAGGGCTGTCTTGGCGTCTTGGCCTGTGGCGTCCCATGTGCGGGTTTCCTTGACGCCGTGCATGTCGCCGACGCCCGCAGCACCATCACCGACGACGCGCGTGCTCGCGATCGCCGCCGCCGCCGCTCTCTGTCTGTCTCTTCTTCGACTTGGCCCTCCACCCTCCAAACTGCCTCTGTTGCCCCACAATTCCAAACACAAGAGAAAAGCCAAAGAGACAAAGAAAAAAATGAAAAAGAAAAGAAAAAGGGGAACCAATGGAAATGTGTCTGGGGATGGCTTGGCCAATCGCGAAAAAGAGGGCAGAGGCGGCCGTTCCTATAAAAGAGGAGAGCCGAGCCCGTACAGTGATAGAGACACCCCGACAACCGCCACCGCAGCCGCACACAAAACAGACGCAAACCTACTCCCTCGACCCACTGGTCTTGTCCCCGTTTGGCCCTTTTTTTCGCGCCTCTCTCGATTTTTTTCTTTGTTCCCTGTCTCGACGCTCTGCCGCTCTGTTTTTAGCGCACCGCCGACACGCCATCGCCAAAAGAGAAAAGAACCCCATACTAGGAAACCCCCGACGACGACGACAACAACGATCCCCGCCATGCAGACCACCCGCCCGCTCGCCACGACCGCCGCCCTGGCGGCCCTTGTGGTGTTTGTCGCCCTTGTGGCGGCACCGGCCGCGCAGGCGTGCCTGACGCCGCAGGAACTGCAGGAGGCCCGTACCGACGCCCTCTATGCCTACATGAACCGCACCAACGGCGACTTTGACCAGTACCTAGCGGCCTGCGACCGCTACTATGTCGAGGACTCGGCGCTCATCATCCGCGGCGTGGGCGCCTACGACGGCAAGGACGTCGTCATCGAATACGGTTATATACTCTTTGAGGCCATGGACGGCGTGCTGTCGGTGGGCATGCGCATGCACCCCGACCCGGTCACCCTCGAGTGGTCGACCTCGGCCGAGGCCGCCGCCGTCGGCGACTCCAACGACACGGTCACCTTCAAGGTCGACTACACATTTATGATCTCGCAGATTCCCGGCACCGACCAGTGGGCCATGGCCATCGGCGGCCTGCGCAATGTCGAGACCCTCCGGTTCGTGCCCTTTGACGACCGCGTGCTCGTCGACTACTCGGTCAACGACCCCGACATCCTCCCGCTGTACCTGGCCGGCCACCAGACCGCGCCCGCCGACGTGTGCGCCAAGATCTTTGCGCGCTGCACGGGCTGCCTCAACCCCTATGCGTCGATGGCCGAGTGCGTGGCCTTTATGGAGGCGCTCGACGCGTCGGTCGACCCGACCACCGCGTGCCCCTATGCCCTGTCGTCCAACACGACCCAGTGCCGCGACTATCACGTCGACAATGCCTGGGCCGACCCCGACGTGCACTGCCCGCACACGGCCGCCGATTCGATGACGTGCGTCGACGCGTGCCAGCCGGCTTGTGCGTCGTGCCCCGCCAACGGGCACTGCCACGTCGACTACCCGTCGCTGGCGGCCGACGCCGCCGTCTACTCGTGCGCGTGCGACGATGGCCACATCGCAACCGCCGTCGACCCGGCGACGGGTAGCGCCACCGAGTGTACGCCTCGCGCATGCTCGGCCGATTGGCAATGTGCCGCCACGCCCGGTTCAGCGTGCGACGCCAACGCCGGCCGCTGCAAGTGTGCCTCTACCTTTACCTGGAACGCCACCTCGGGCGGATGCGACTGCGTCGGCGGCGTCGTCCAGTGGAACGGCGCCACGCCCGTGTGCGTGCCCAAGGGCCGCTGCCTGGAGCGCTACCACTGCACGGCCCAGTCGTGGAGTCGCGTGCAGTGCCGCCAGACGACGCCGCCCAACGTGATCTCGGCCTTCCAGTCGTGCCTGTGCAATCCGGGCTTTGTCGGCGGCTTTGAGAATGCATGCACGTGCCCATATGGCGACGCCGCCGTCGTGTGGTCGGACATTGTCCAGGGCGAGGTGTGCCTGGCGCCGGGCCAGTGCGCCGCCGACTGGCAGTGCGCCTATGGGTACCATTGCGCCTTTGCCGCCGCCGGCGACGCCATTGGCGTCTGTGCCTAACGCCTCTCGTGCCCCCTTTTTTGCGGCGCCTCTTGCTTGCCGCGTCTATGCGCCGCTCTTGTCTCTCTCTCTCTCTCTCTCTCTCGTGTCTCTCTTGTCTCTCGATAGCGCATTTTAAATAAAAAAAGGTCTTTCTGCATTTTGTGCAAGTTTTATTTTTTATCTCCTTTTTTGTACTGACAAGAGGCGGGTCCATGTCGCCCCGTGTGCGTTTTCTTTTTTTTTTTCCAGCGGCCTCGACGGCAGCAATCTCTCGGCCTCGTGGCCAACTTTTACTTTTTGTGTCTGTCGTCGGCAAGGAGGAGTGGTGCGCCCGGCTCAAATGTGGCTCGCGCTCGATCGATTTCGCCTTTTGCCCCGCTTTGCTGTCGGGATGACGATCATACGGCGCATTACAGGCGCACTAAAAAAATCAGGGCACCTGCCTATGAGATCAATTGGGTCATGTGCTGGGCCAAAATATCGCTGCCGACGCCACCACGGGTCTCTGGTACATTCAGAGAGAGAGAGAGACCCACACAAGGGGCGGCCTCGCTGGCGCGTCCCTCCTTGTTTTTTTAAAATGGAGTCGATTTCCATTCGTTTTTTTTCCTCCATCATGATTGCCATTTCTGGATGGGGCGCAATGCCGCCACTCTTCTGCCCGTTTTTTTCCGTGCCAATAGAAACCCCATAAAATGCGCTTTTCGCATCGAGGTCGGGGCAGGGGCGAAAGAGGCGCACCGGCCGGGCGATGCCGGTCGGCGTGGATCAAAAAAAAAGGTCATGGGGGCTCTTGGCGAAAAAACCTCCGCACCGCCAGGGCGCCGGTCACGAGAAAAAAGGGTTGGTTGCACGAAATGGCGGGCATGCCCCTGTCCCCCAATCCTATTTGGGCTAATACGACGAAATTCAGAGAAGAGAGATGCCGACAACCAAACAAAAAAGGGCAGACCCTTCTTTTTTTCCAATGCGTGCTCCTCCTTCTTTTTTTTTCCCTCTTGCAAACAACAACGAAAAATAGAGAGAACGCTGCCGATGCAAAACACGAGCGATGCGACGGCGACGGGGACCGCGTCGATGGTCGAGGTCCTTGATAACGACGTGCTCTTTTACCTGCTCGCCCACTGCCTCGACGTGCGTTGGCACGCATTTGCGGCTCGCGTGTGCCGCCGATGGCGCGCACTCATTGGCGCCGCGGGCACGGACTCTGCCGAGGCCTTTCTCCAACGGTCGGCGACAGACCTGGCCGCGCCGTGGTGCGAGTCGACTGCCGCTGCCTGGCGTGACGGCGACGGCGACGGCGACAACTCAGAGCACAAAGGCCGCAAAGTCCGCTGCGCCTTGGTCGGATGGGCGGCGCGCGTGCGCGTCGCAATGCGTCGCTGCGGTCCGGCGATCGTGCACCGCGGTCACCTGCTCTGCGCGCTCGCCGACGGGCACACGGACCTGGTGGCTTGGGTTCTTGCTCAGCGCCCGGACGCGGCTCCGTGCCCGTGCAGCACCAGGCGCTCCCAACGGTGCATCCGCATGTTCCCCATCGCCGACGACGACTATCATTTTTGCTCGCGCCGCGCCTCGGACGACCGGTTGCTCGACGGCCTCGTTTGGCGCTGCCTGGCCTCGACGCCCGAACGCATACGCGACGACATGTGTTCGTGGCCGACGCCTGGTTACCGGGCGAGTGAGTCGACGGTGGAGCACCAACGCGAGGCCCTTCAATACTGCCTCGCGCCTGTGCTCCGCGTCGCCGACGCCAAACTCATCACGTCGCTGTTTGCGCGCGGCGTGTTGCGTGCCGACCACGCGGCGTGGTTGGCCGTCGCGGCCGGCGCGCGTCTCGACGTCGCCCTCTGGCTGTGGGACCAACCGACGTCCGACGGTGACAACGGTGGTGTACCGGATGCTCACACGGCATGCGACATGGCCCGCGTCGCTGCGCGCCACGGCGCTCTCAACATCCTGCAGTGGATGTCGGCGACAACGGACGTGGCACATGCTGTGTGCGCGCCCAACGTCTATTGGGCAGCCCTGCGCGGCGGACACATCGATGTGCTCGACTGGCTGGCCTCTCGTTGGGACGCCGCCTTGCGCGCGTGGGATCTAGAGACGCCGCCGCAAGAGGCGGGCGACGGCTCGCTATGGTGCCCGTCGCCGTGGGAGGCCGTCGGGGCGCCGACATCGGCCTCGCTGCAGTGGCTCGTGGCGCGCGGCGTGCCGATACCGCGCAGCCTGCTGTGCGCCGATCACGACCTTATGGAAACGGCAGCCCACGAGGGTTTCGACGGCGGCAGGGTGCCCGGCTCGGTGGAGACCATGACCTACGCCGTCGACGCGTGTGGCTGCGCGCCGCCCGACACGCAGGCCCTGGCCTACACGATCACCCTCGCGGGGCGTCTTGATCTTATCGAAGAGTCACAGAGGCGCGGATGGATCGACAAGGGGACGCGCCAGATGATCTGGCTCATGGCCGCCATGCACGGCGACGACGCCATCGTCGCGTCGGTGCTGCGCTCGGCCGCGCATCATGACGAACCCTCGCCGGTCGGCGTCGTGCTCTGTCGCGTCGGGCTCGGTCGCGACGAAATGGCGCGCCTGCGATCGGCCGGCTATCCCTGGGAGCCCGAGCACATGCTCGTTCAGTACCGCACGCACCTGGCGCCCGCTGCCACCATCCTGTGGGCGCTCGACGCCGGGTGTCCATCTGCGGTGGCCTTTGCCGGATCGCGCGAGGCCATGATGGCCGCGTGCGCTTATGCCCTGTGCGAATCCAATGGTGATCTGCACCACGCGCTCGACGCGGGCGACGCCGTCGTGGCGCTGCACGATGCTACAGAGTCTGAACGCGCCGTGTTGGCAATGCGCGTGCGCGTGAGGGCGCTCATGCGCTCCAAGGCGCGCCCGCCGCGACGTACCCTCACGGAGGACGAGCATGGCCATCTGACGATGCTCGTCCAAGGGGTTCTCGGCATCGACCGTATCGGCGGCCTGCTCGACGCATTTGCTTTGTCCCGCCGTGTGAGACGTCTGACGTCTACAACGACGACGACGACGACGACGACGTCACGGCAATGACAGGGCGGACCGTAAAAGGAAAAGGGAAAAGAGGACTGGCCGCGCCATGAAAGCCTCTCCATGCACACAAGGACGACGACCAAATGGTCATGACGGCCAGCGGTCACGGCGAAAAAACAAAACAAAAAAAACAATGCTGACCTTCGTCTCTTGTGCAAGATAAATGCGCCGACGGCAGAAATTATGTGTTCTTTATTTATTTTATTTATTCACTATGATAACCAACATGGGCAATGGCAGAAATCGCGGTCGCCGGCATGGGCTGCGATTCATTCAGGCATGCGGGCCCGGCGCCGGAAATTCGTCACGATACTGACGACGCGGCGTGTCTTTTGGCATTTTTGTCTTTTTTTTTCTCGTTGCTCTTTCTTTCCACCTTTGTCCCCTTTTTCGAGTCTTTTTTTTTTCGTAGGTCGGCGCCGCCGGCTGTCCCGGCGAACCCCAAGGGTCTGGCCTCCCCCCGTTTTTCTCTCGGCCGTCCGTTTCCGTTTTTCTCATCAAGGCGCACACGCATTGGACAACAAAAAAAAGAACGGGGCAGCCAAAACAGAGACCACAGAGATCACGCGATCACCGCCAAAAGGTTGGGTGCGCCTTTTTTCGGCCCGCGCGCGTCGGGCTCATGACAAAAAGGCGGCTGCTGTGCCGTCGTATTTTTGGCTCAACCCTCGCGGCACACACACACACCGCAAGACAACGGTCGTCGGCCGTCGTGCTCCCTACAATAAACCACCCGTCGCCAAGGACGTCCACGGGCAAACCCAAGCGCACGCACTCGTCTTGCATGCTCGCAGCGCTCGTGCACGCCGTCTCGCGCCCGCCAAAGATGACGTCCATGGCTTGCAAGGCCGCCGTGGCGCTCGCGGCCCTTTTGTGCTGCATGGCCGCGCCGATCGATGCCTACCGCTACACGGTCTTTCTGGGTGCGTCGACCAACTGGACCGCGCCGGTGGGCGCCACCGGCATCTCGACCTCGCTCTGGGGCGGCGGCGGCGGGTCTGCGTCGTCCTTTCGCTGCGGCGCCGGCGGCGGCAGCGGCTCGGCCGTCCTCAATCGCACGGTGGGCGACGCCCAATGGACCGTCGCACCGAGCGACGTCCAGTGGATCGTCACCGTGGGCAAGGGCGGCACGACGCTCAGCGACGACAATTACGACGGCGGCTCTGGCGGCGACGGCGGCCAGACCTCGGTCGTGGCCGTGGGACCCGATGGCACCGAGTTGTTCCGCGCCACGGCCTATGGCGGCGGCGGCGCGTGGGCGGCCTTTTACGAGTGGGACACTTGCCGCGGCGGTGCCGGCGGCGGCGCTGCCTCGTCGGCGGGCGGCACGACGCCCGGCACAGGCAACCCTCCGGGCGCCGCCGACACCAATGCGCTCTCGGGTCCGTCCCAGGGCGCCCTCGTGGGCGACGTCAAGGCGGGCGGCGCCGGCTCGGGCTATGGCCACGTCGGCGGCGACCCCGGCCAGCCCTATATCAACGGCGCCGGGTGGACGTCGCCCGGACGCAACTGGGGCGGCGGTCAGGGCACCGTGAGCGGCATCTATATGGATTGCTTTACGTGGGGCGGCGCCGCCGGCTTCAACGGCAATGGCGGATACGGCTATCGCACCGCGGAAGGACGTCAGCCCCCGCCGGCCAACAGCGGCTCGGGTGGCGGCTCGGGCAGATCGTGCCCGCCCATCGGCGCCAACGCCATGAACGCGCCGGGCGCCGACGGCGGCGTCATCATCGAGTACAACCATCCGGTGGCGCCCACGCCCTCTAGCACACCGCCGCCGTCGCCCACGTCGTCGAGGACGCCCTCGCCTTCAAGGACGCCCACGCCGTCGGCGCAGCCTCTGACGCAGTTGGTGACGCTGGTGTCGCCCATCAGCGGCAAGCAGTTGACGCCCCAGGAGGACGGCAGCGTGGCCTCGCTGTGGTACGGCGCCTCGTACAAGGAAAAGTGGGCGGTGAGTCGATTGTCCAACGGCAAGTACACCTTCAAGGGGTTCAACAATCGCTACCTCGGAGCCGATCCGGGCGGGTGGGTGCGTGCCGAGGCCACCTCGGTCGGTTCGTGGGAGCAGTGGGACGTGATCATCAACCCCGGCGACCAGTGGACTTTGAAGAGCGTTCACGGCACCTACATGGGCACCACGACCGCCGGCGTCATCTACCTCAACAACAACGCCGCCCTCTACTGGACCAAGACCAATGTCTAGACACTTTTTTTTTCTCTTCCTTTACGTAATGCATATGCTGTGTGCAGCCCTCTAAAAAAACGGGGGCTCGTCGCCGTACCTTTTTTCAGACCAAACCCGCCGGGTGCGCACATTCAAAAACCGTCATACATTGTCTGGGATGTGCAACCGCCGGTCGTCGACGGTTTTTTATCAACGGTGCTTTCTTTTGTTTCAGATCAATTAGCACGACGCGCGCCTGTTGGGCGAAAATGCACCGTGCTGCCTTTTGTGCACAAAAACTGTGCACGTCGCGCTTAGAGGGATTCATGAATTTGAATCCCACCGGCGCCGGCCGCGCGTCGGTCGGGCCGACCCTTAGCCAGAACCGAGCCGGGCCGAGCCGTTGCCCGGCGCGAGTTGCGGCCAAATGGGGCGGCCACGCCAGCCGCGGCAGGGAGGACGGTGCCGACCAGCCCTAGGTGGTGCGAGCAAAGTCATAGACGAGCGGCGGCGCGTCCGTAAAGTAGACGCGGATCGATTTGATGATCACGTTGCGGCTGGCGACGCTCGACGAGTCGCCGGTGACGATCAGGATGGGCGCCGTCTCGGTGACCGGCGGCAGGCCACCGTCGGGCACCACGCCATAGTAAAAGGCGGCCGTGGGCGGCGCACCCGTCAGCGGCAGCGGCGGTCCGCCCTGGTTGAGGCCCAGGCCGGGCGCGCCGCCCACGGTCCAGATGGGGTCGGACGCACGAAAGACGATGGTCGAAAAGGTCGAGGCCATGGGGGCCGTCGTCGGCGCGATCACCACGCGATCGGGTCCGGCCGGCGGGCCGCTCCAGCCGGGCGCCGCCGTCGCCTGCACCTGCATGTTAACATAGGCAAACAGGCTGCCGGCCGTGTTGATGGGCCGCGTCTTGCGGGCGACGATCTCGATGCGATCCAGGGTCGACAGCAGGCGCCCATACAGGGCCGCGCTGTTGATCTCGACGATCGACTTGTTGCCGGTGCCGGCGCCGTTAAAGGCGCCCACGGGATTGACGGCGCCGCCCGACAGGCCCTGCGTCTGCACGACGAGGCCCTCGTCGCTCTGCCAGTAGTTGGCACGGTTGACGGGCGTGAGCCGGATGTCTGAATCGAGAGCCGGCCCCGGGGGCCCCGTAGCGCCGGGTGGACCTAGAGGGCCTTGTGGGCCGGAAGGTCCTGTCACGCCCATTGGACCTTGCGCGCCCATGATCCCACGAGGCCCCATGCCACCCATAGGACCGACAGGACCAACGTCGCCTTGCGGCCCTGCGCGTCCGGTCTCGCCCTGCGATCCCGCAATGCCTCGGGGTCCGCCCATCCCCGGCGGACCCGGCGGTCCTCGCTGACCGATCTCGCGGACGATCACCACGACGGGCTCCATAAAAAGAGCCGAAAAAGGGGGACGTCGCACAGTCGTAAAAAATGACTGAAAAAAATGAAAAAGACAGACAACCCGCGGTCGCGGTTTGCCCAGACGGGTGTCCTTTTTGTCTTTTTGCGCGTCGGTTTGGGCTGCCTTTTGCGGGAGGAGGCCCTTTGGGCCTTGCATTTTTCTTGTCGGTTCAGGGCACGTGCGCCTCAAACCGACCAGCGCCCGCGGGGTCTGTGCGACGGCGCGGAAGGGAGAGCACAAGGCGAGGAGATTCCGGGGAGAGAGCACAAGACAGTGCAGAGCCAAGAAAAGAGAGAGAGAAAAAGTGCGATCCTTGGGGGCGGGCAAGGGGCGAGCGTCAGCGCGGCACACACGTGGCGGTGGCCGCATCGCACCGGCGGGTCGACGCGCAGTCGGCATCGACGCGGCACGCGCCGGGGATGAGCCGGCACTGGCCGTCGACGCAATACTGGCCGAGGGCGCACGTCTTGCCGCCGCAACAGCCGGCCACGGGGACGCAATGGTACGCGGCCGCGGCGCCCACGCCCGTCTGCGTGCAGTTGGTGCAGCGCGGGCAGTCCTCGGCGTCGGCGCACGTAAAGGTGGGCGCGCGACAGGTGCCGTCGACGCACACGTCGGCGGCGGCACATGCCGGGCGACACGGCTTGAATCCGGGCGGGTTGGCCCGGCTCCGCTGTTCCCAGTAGAGGACGCCGAGCACGGCGGCGAGCAGGGCCAACACGCCGATGAGCGCCCACATCAGCCGCTGGTGGTGGGCCAGCGTCTCGGACGGCGTCGGCGCCTTGACCGCGTTCATGCTTTCCCCCTCGGTTCTTTTTTTTTTGTTAGTTTTTTTCTTTTCCTTCTTTTTTTTTTACGTTCTTTGCCCGTCGTCTGTCTGTGTGCACGTCGGGGTTGAGCCGGCGTCTGCCGCGGGTTGTCGCTGTCGGATGCCTTGTGGTTTCCATTCAGGCCGTGCCGCTCGGTCGACGGCGGCGCCCGACTTTTGGCGCCCTCGTCTTTGCGGACGGGGAGACGGGTCCCTCTTTTTTCCTCTTTCTTTTTTTCTATTTTCCTCTTTTTTTTCATCGTTTTCGTAAAAGCCGTTGCGCCCACGCGGCGCGGTCCGACGGGGGCGCGTCGGCCAGCGGCCCGACGCGATGCGGTCACGCCCAGAGCAAGAGCGATCCACCCTTTTGTCGCGCTCGGCGACAACCGCCGACCCAAGAAAAAGAGAGACCACCACCTGATAGCCCATACATATCAGCCCGTGCAACCCATTCGCAACAAAAAAGAAGGGCGGAGGGCAACGAAAAAAAAGAGAGCGCGCGCGGAAAAAAGGCAGACAAAACAACAAAAAAAAGAAGAAAAAGAGGCACCGCGGATGGCGACGGCTGTGAGTGCCCAACCGACGGCCATCGAGGCGCTCGTGCAGCAGCAGTTGGCGGCAGCCGCGCCGCGGCCGCGACGATGGCCCATCGTGCTGGCCGTGGCGCTGGTGCTGGCCCTGGTGGCCTTTGCCATCTGGTGGTTTGTCTTTCGCACGAGGCCGCCGCCGACCAACCCGACCAATCCCGACAATTGCCAGCCGCCGTGCGCCGGCACGCAGGTGTGCGTCAACGGGCAGTGCAAGGACAACACGCTCGCGTGCACCACCGACGCCCAGTGCGGCACGTGCATGACGTGCGTGGCGGGCAAGTGCGCGCCCAAGCCCTCGTGCTGCGGTGGCGTCACCTGCGGCGCCGGCCAGACGTGCGACGCCAAGACCAACACGTGCGTCTACATCGCGGGTTACTGCAGCGCCGACCACCCGTGCCCGGCCGGGTCGGCGTGCGACCTGGCCAAGAACGCGTGCATCGCGCAGCCGCCCTACGGACCCGACAGCGGCAAGGGCTGCGTGGCGGGCTTCGGCGCCTGGATCTGGGAGTTGGACCAACAGACCAACAGCGGCGCCTGGCGCTGCCGCTGCGCCAACGACAACATCTACAAGAGCGCCAACGAGTGCTCGCCGCTGGCGTCGGCCACGCTGTGCGCCGCCGAGAACCTGGACCCCAACGTGGTGGTGCCGGCCAGCAGCGTGCCGGCCTTTGCAGCCTACGACTGGGGCAACCAGCCCGTGGTCATCAACAAGACAACAGCGGCCGCGGCCGTGCCGTCGCCACTGGCCGGACCGTGTCCGTGCAAGCCCGGCTGGGCCGGCGGCTCCTGTACCGAGGACAGGACGTGCAACGGCCGCGGCACGTGGAACGAGACGACGGGCCAGTGCGTGTGCAACCAAGAGTTTTCGGGCTTTCAGTCGTGTCGCGACGACATCAACTGCACCTCGTGGACGCCGCCCGACTGTGCGAGGCGGTGCGCGCCCACGGGCGCTCAGTGCGTGAGCCCGGCCCTCCCGTGTTGCGACCCCAACGCCCGGTGCGGCGGCAACCCCAACGCCCGCGGGTATTGCCTGCCGCCATCGTCCTGACCTCGGGGCGTGACACGATCCCTGTCTGCTGTGTACCCTCTCGGTGCCCCTGATTCGCGGCGCGGCCTCTGCCGCGATCCCTAGTTTGGTCGTATCGCATTCTGTAGGCGCCTTTTACCCCAAAAGGCATCACGGACCGATTCCCGACGGTCCAAGAGGGCACACGGACGGCGCAAAGGCTACGGAACACGGCAACGGGACCAAAGAAGGAGAGGCACTGGAGTGCTGGCGGACGCGAAAACCACAGGGACGAGAGAGAAAAGTAAAAAGAGGGTTTAAAAAAGACCATGAGATGTCTTTTTTGTGTGCACATGGATTTGTAGTCACCATAACCATCGTTGTTGTTGTGGTCGTCGTTGTCCCGTATGCTCCCTCACCGCTCTCTTGGGCCACACGCAGCGACGTCGCTCCTTTTGCGCTCGCAAGTTTTCGCTGCCGCATAGGAGAAAATCGCAATCACCTCTCAACCAATGAAAAAAAGGGAATATTTAAATCGACATCTCTTCCATCCCAAAAATGTATTAAAAAAGATTGGATTGGTCGCGGCCGACACGATGACGCCCTCAAAAAGAGGGACGCTGCGGCCTGTGCGGGTTTTGTATTTACGCGCCGTGCCGTGCCGCGCTCTCCTTTGCCGTCTTCTTTTTTTTTTGGTTGTTCGTCCTCCTTTTGCCTCGGTCGGCTCGATTTACGCCCCGGCCCACTCCTCACGCCGCCTATCCCTTTTTCGTGCTTTTCTTTTTTTTTTCTACCACCAACGACTTTTGCCGCTGCCATCCACACGAGCCGCGACCAGCGCCGAGCGAAAGAAAAGAGAGAAAAGAAAAACGCAAGACGAAAAAAAGGTAGAAAAAAAGGTCGGCCATCAAGAGGACCAAAGAGGCGACGATGCCGACAACATCCCCAGACGGCGACGGCTGCCACGCCAGTGATTGGGACGCCCTTTTCATGGACGCTCAACATTGCGCTGCGGCCAAACACCAACCCGCCGACGATCTGGCCGAATCGGGACGCAGCGCTCTGGAAGCCGGCGACGCGCAGATGGTCGATGCGCCTTTGGACGCGACGCCGCGCGCCCTGGACGCGCTTGCGGTCATCATCACCACCGAGGGCCTGCCGCGAGGCGCAGCCGAGGAGGCGCCTGCGTGGGCAGCCGTGCTCGACCGATTCGGCGTCGCCATGGAGGCCCTGGTCGAGTTGCATACGAGCCGCCTATTTCCCTCGTGGCACGCGAGCGGGATGCGCCTCTGCATCGCCAATCCGGCCGACGCGCGCCGCCTCATCGCCGACCTCGATGCCCTGTCGGGACGCGCGCTCGCCAGCGGAGACGACGGCGCCGAGTTTTGGTCGTCGCTTGCGCTCTCGCGCGCCCTCGACGCGGCGGCAAGCGACGCCGCAGCGACCGCCATCGCTGGCATCGAGGCCGACCTCGTGGCGCAGGTCGCGACGATCGCGCGCTTGAGGGACGCCGAGCGGCACGTGCGCAACACCGTGGCGTCGGTGACGGCTGCCGCCGAAGGCGCGGGACCCAAGGGCGGCGCCACGGTCAACATTGTCATGCAGGCCGTGCGCGCGGTGCTCGACGCCAGGGCGGCCGTGCAAGATGGCGACCTCGCGCGTTCTTTCTACTCGGCGGTCCTGAGCGCCGCGTCGACCTTTGGCGCGGGCCAACCGCCGTGCCTGGCCGACGCCTCGTCGGCCGCCCTGACCGCCCTCTGCCGCATGCGCGCGTCGCCCAACGCGACGCTCATTCATCGCGTGCTCTCGCTGTGCGACTTTGGCGTGCCGCTCATGGAGGCCCACACGCGCGACCGTCCCGAATAAATCGTTGCCCTCTTTTATTTGCCGTGTCTCCTCCCCCACCTCAAACACCGTGCAATCGCACTGGGCACACCAATGACCCAGGCGAGGTCTGGCGATGCCTTGGCCTCTTCTTTTTTTTTTCACCGCCCAGACCAAAGTGGGACGATGAAAGAAAGAAAAGTGCACAGAATCCGTTCCGGTCTCTCTCCTTCGATCGCGGTTTGTGTGTCGAATCGGCCACGGGCGGAGAGGTCATAGGGCGCGACAGGATGAGTCTCGCTACTACTGAATATCGATCGTGCGCTGGACGCCCGTGGGAGAGACGACAAACTCGGCCGTCATGTCGCCCTGACCGAGAATGGGCCATTGGAGGGCGTGGCCATAGGGGAGGTCACGCGCGGTGCCACGCGCGGCACTGATGCCCACGCTGGCGATCATGGCGTCGGTGTCGCGCGTGCACCGGTGAAACTGGGCGCCGGGCCCGATCGTCGTCGGCGCCACGGTCTGGCCGCCCACGGGCTGCACGTGCACGACAAGATCGCTTGACGAGAGGTTGTTGGTGACGAGGACAGTCTGCGAGGGACCGCCCGATCCCGTGCCCGTGCACAGGCCGCGATGGTTTGGTGCGCTCATTTTTTACTTTTTTCCTTTCTTTTCGTGATTTTTCTCTATTTTTTCTTTTATCTACCGGTCCTTTTCTTTTAGGGACGCGCGGGTTTCGCAAGGCTGCCTTTTCTTTGATGAGGGGGCGTGCGCAGCGCTGCCTCGGCGTATCGGCGCCAGCGCTCCGTGTTGGACCGCCTGCACCCGCCCCAGTTTAGATGCCCGCGCAGTCATTTCGGCCCCTCGCCTCAGCCTTTTCTACAAAAAAAGTTCAAAAAATGCAACCTGCGATTCCGATTGGATTGCACGCTTGGGCGCGAGGACTGCGACCAATGGCAACCACCGGGACCCCAGCAACACAAGGGCGCAGGCATGGCCTTTGGGCGCACACGCCGAACCGGCCGAGAGACCGACGCGGCCAACGACAAAAGAGACCACAAAGAGGGCGGCTTTTTAAAAGGGCGACCACAAAGAGACATAGGCTTTTCGCGATTTTTTTCGCAAAGGAAAAAGAAGGGGCGCAAACCGAGGACGACCAAGCGAGCCCGAAAAAAAGCGATGGAGGTTGTGACAGAACAAGATCGCCAATGGCTGGACAAGTCGCTGGCGTGTGTGACGTGCGACGGCCGCGTCGACGCCGAGGCCCTCGGTGCCGTCGAGTTTGCTCATGACTTTGCAAAGGCGCGCGCGGTGCTCGTCGCCGAGCGCGCCAAGGGCATCGCACCCACGGCCTATTTCGAACTGGTCGGCGTGCTGCGGCTCTCACGCTGGGGCGACATCGACGCCCTATCGGTGGTGCCTGGTTGCCAGACGGGGCGTGCCTGGACCGCAAAGTCGCACCCAGACGACCCGGACCTGGATTTGCACGACAACGACGACGCTCTGGCCGCGCTCGTGGCGCTCTCGGTGTCAGCGGGCCGTCATTGCGCCTTTGCGCTTGTTCGATCTGGGCTGATGTTTGACGAAGACGGCCCTTACTTGTGCACAACCGCCGACACGTGGCTCGTGCGCATGAGCGACGCGCTCACCCTCCAGCCCAGGCCGTGGGACCTCGCCGCGGTCGACCGCGAACTGGCCTTGGCGCGCACCCTCGTCGACCTCTTGCTCGATCGCCAGAAGCCGGCGCTCGGTGGCGAGTGTGGCTACACCACTGTGTCATCGGTGCGTCTGCGTGTCCACGGCGATGAGATCGCCGACGCCTATGATCATGCGACGCGCTTGTTTGACGACCACGGTCTCAGCCTAGCGCGCGGCCAGAGCGTCTGTCGGGCGCGCGAGAACGCCATCAAGGCGCTGAGGGTCTTTGTCGCCGGCGTCGAGCGCATGCAGGCGACGCCGGCCATCTACCTGGGCGCCATCGCGCCGGCCATCGCCGCCCGCATTCAGGGCGACTTTGAGGCGCGACGCGGCGCCTAATGTCAGGCGATGGGCTGCGCGCCAGACCATCATCAAAAAAAAAAGAGAAAGAGTCGCAGACGCAAATAAAGAAACATTTTCAACACTCAAAAACGAACAAAAATCAGACACGGGGCCATTGCGGGATGCGACCGCGTCGACCGCCAGCGCGACTTTTTTCAGGTTTTTTTTGGATTTGCATGCGGTGTTTTCACTTTTTCCGTCTGCGGCCTTTTTTGTCTGAGGCGGCGTCTTTGGCCAGCCGGTCGCCAAGCGGGACTACGTCATGACAATAGGTTTTCTTTTCTTTCTTTTTTTCACTTGGCGTGTGCGGCATGGCAGACGATCGCCTCCAGAGGCCGACCTCTCTTTACACAGATGACCCCCCCCCTGCAATAGGATCGTATTTCGAGAGCCATAGTCAACGGTTGTGGTAAAAGGGAGAGAGAAGCAAATTGCGGGCGCAGGCAAAGACACAAAAGGCAACAAAGAAAAAATAGGCAGAGGAAAAAGAGACAATGGCGATGGCCTCGGGCCTCTGGCGGCTGCCACAACATATGGGGACCACAGAGAGGGCGGATGTAGGGGAGAGAAACAAAAAAGTCACCAGGGGGGGGGGGAGTTGTTTGGCCCTCAACCCAAGGCTCGGTACAGGGCGAGACGAGCGCACATACGGCCTGGGTAGACCAAGTCACGCGGATCGATGGGCTCATTGATGGCGACAAACATCCTCGCGAGATCGACAAAGGGCGCGAGCGCCGGCAAAAGGTGGGCCCGGTCGGCTCGATCCCCGCCGCGCCGGCGCTCGGGTTGCACCGCCAGCGGCAGATCAGCAGCCGCCGCGCGCTCGGCCTCGTCCATGACGGCCGCCTCTTCGTCGGGTGCCCAGGCGCCCTCCTCCTCGATCACGGCGTCCAAGAGCATGCGCACGTGGGCGGGCGCGAGACGCGCCTCGGGGTCTACGCGGCAGGCCGCCTCCCAGGCAGACACCTCGTCGGTTTCAAAGGGCGCCGCCAGATTGGGCCAACGTTCCCACGTCTGGCCCACGAGTTCGAGGGCGAGGGCACGCGCATCGGGGTCGCGCGTCATGACCGAGCCGGGCGTCATGGGCGTCACGCCCGGATAGTTGCCGCGGACGCCTGCGCGCACGGCGGCGTCCAGCAGGTCGGGGCACAGACGCTCGGGGTGCGCGATCTGCGCCGACGTCGGATCGACGCCCAAGGCGCGCGCCACGTCGACCAACCGGTTGGCGCCGTGCAGTTGCCCGGTCGACGGGTCGAGTGGCGCCGAGCACACGCTCTGCCATGTGGCAAAGGCGGCGGCGTCACGTGCGGCGTCGGGCAGGTCGGCCACGCGTGGAGCGTCGGCGAGAGCAGATCCGGTGGGGCTTGCGCGCCACCGCCCGATGGCTGCCGCGGCGGTCGACATCAGGGACGGCGCTGAGCGCATGTTCTCTGTTGATGCGCCGCGGACCAACGGAGCAAGATCATAGGCGACGGTCTGCGCGGCCGACAAATGCAGGGCGAGCGCGAGGCCGCACTCGTCGACCAGGGCCGCGCGCGCGCCCACCAGCGACCGCCGGCCAAAGTCGGACGAGGCGCGCGCGAGCACCTCGCCGGCAAGCCGCGGCGCGACGCCCACGAGCGAGACCATGGCGTCTGCCAGAGGCGTGGCGCCCGGAGCGTTCTCGCTTTCGCCCAAGGCCCATGGCTCCCCTTGTCGGTCGTCGGGTTCTTCATGGTCGCCGTGCATGTGCGTCACCCAGTCGGTGCCGCGCAGGGCATGGACAACGATCATGCGAGCGAGCCACTCGAAGCCGCCCTCGACGCCAGCGAGGCCGGCTTCCGCGGCGGCTCTCGCGTCAGCCGCGGTCTCGTACTCGCCTCTCGGGCCTCGCGGGAAATTGACCTCGGTGTCGTCGCCCCACACAAAGGCGTCGGCCACGGTGGGCGCATCCGATATACACAGGCCCTTGTCGCATCGCTGTACCCGGTACACCGACACAACGGCACCATAGGCGCCGCCGTCACCGTTGCCGGCGTGCCCTATATCTGTCGGCCACAGCACGACGAGATAGAGCGTCGATGGATCGCGCCACGGGGCGCAGCCGGCGGCCGTGTCCCAGCCGGGAAAGGGCTCGGGAAATTGTCTATGCACCGCGGCGGCGATCACCGCGGCCAGTTCGGTGGCCACATACGCGGTACGGTCCAAGAGAATCTCACGGAGGTGTTGCGCAAAAAAGGCAAGCACCCCTGTGCACGGTCCCTCGGTGCATTCCGTGGCGATCCACAGGACCCACAACAGACGATCAAAGAGGCTGCCAGTCGCGGGGACCTGCCCGTTGGCCACAAGTCGCTCGGCCTCGGCGCGTGCGTCGGGATAGGCGTCAAGCGCGGCGATCCACACGGGGTCGGCACCGCGCAGCAGCGACTCGCTCATACCGTCGACCTTGTCCTCTGTGCGAACCGGTCGCCGTCGCCTACGGTCTCGGCCGCTCCGGGGGGCCTCTTGTGTGGGCGCACGCCGCCGCGCGCGCAAGGGCACGCCTTCACACAAAAAAAAACCCCGACGAGGATGGACGATTGCCTAGCACGCGACCGGCGCCTTGCAAAGCAGGGAGAATGCCATACTTGGCGTCTGCCGCCGCAAGCCGCTCCCCTTTTGGTCAATGCGGTGCTTTTTCCGTTTCAATGGATCGCCGATCCGATGCTCGAAAGATGGGGCTCTGAAACTGCAAATTTCGGAAAAATGCACAAAAGGCCCATGCCATCGCCTGCACATGAAAAAAGTACACTGATTGTCCTCTTGCCGAGCGCAGGCCAACCATTTTCGAAAAAACGCTGATCATTAATGAATCATTATTTTGAAAAAATCGGGGAACATCATCCTTGGAATCGACATTTTTCTACCTTTTTTTTAGCACACGCGGCGGTGCCATACCCGACGAAAAGTTGTCGCGCCTGGGTTCTGAGCAAAAGAAAAAGGGGCCGCCGTTGTCTTGTGTGTGCGCGCGGTCCGCAGTTGGTTTGGGCGCGAGGGAAAGTGAGCCAAATCTCTGCGTCCGTACAAACGTCCGTTGCGCCCCTTTACAAAGCAACAAGACATGCCGTCGCGCTTGAGGGCTCGTCCTGGTATTCGCCAAAGACAGTGGTCAAAGTGGGAATTTCCTGTCGGCCGAAAAAGGGAGGCGGCGATTTTGCCGGCGAGAAACCGGCGCGTAACGAGGACACGGCTGGAATCCTGGGTATCGTAGACCACGATACTCGGGATTCCAACGTTTGCCGGGTTTTTGCCGGGCGTTTGTGTCCAAATTTTTCCGAAACGCAAAAATTTCGTTTTAAATTTCCGTGTTGTGCACGGTTCTCGGCGAATACCAGGACGAGCCCTTGAGCCCGCTCATGGACCAACGTTGTGTGGCCTATAGGGGCCAGAACTTGGCGTGGAGGGAAAAAGCCAACATGGATGCGACCTCTCGCAGCGCCGATGCAGAGCCACGGCTCGTGGCTCGCAAAAGAAGAATCAACAGCGAGGACACAGACCTCGACGCAAGAGATAGCGACGACGTCAGCGAGGCGGAATTTGAAGACGACATGATCAAACAGTTGGTGCAGCAGGCCGTCGAAGCGACCAAGGACGAGACGGTCTGGAGGCGTCAGGGCGATACCTACGTCCAAGTGCCCAACATGTCCTACAAACCTTGACACGGCGACGCCACATTCTTTCGTTCCTTTTTCTCCTTTAAATAATAACATAAATACGCATTTTGTGAGATGATGCGTCGCAGGTCTCGTGCAACCTGCCTCGCCTTGCACCCCCTTGTCCCAGACACCCCCTGTGCAGATTTCGTCGCCCGTGGTCTCTGGTGGCTACCGGAGAGACACGTGCACTGGCCCTTGGAGGACAAGGCCAAGGGTCCATGCAAAAAATACCGCCGCAACCATCAGACAGCAGTTAAAAAAATCAAATTAGGTTATTATTGCGCACTTGCCGTTGTTTATCGCATTGGCAAAAAAAGGGTTGCAGGTTTGGGTCTCATCTCCCGTCGGCCCGACCACGCCCGACCGGCCGATCGAGGCCTCTGGCCTGTGACTCGCTCAACAACGACAACTGCAAACAAGCGCCGGGGCGATCCGTGCGAAAAAAAAGGGGTCCAGGCCAAAAGCGTGGCCCACCGGTATTCACTGCAACTGCCCGATCAGCAGTAGGGCACAACGCGATCGGAGCGGTCAGTAGAGATCAAGGGCGCGATACAAGGCCAGGCGGGCGCACATGCGCCCCGGATAGACCAGGTCGCGCGGATCGACGGGGGCGCCGGTCTCGGCAAGGACCACGGCGAGTCGGATAAAGGGATCGAGGGCGAGGAGGGCGTCACTCCGATCCGGACCGCGTCGGCGGTCGGGTTCAATCAACAGAGGCGCACCGGTGGCGGCCGCGCGCTCGGCCTCGGCCATGACGGCCATCTCATCGACCGGGAAAAAGCGGGCGTGTGCCCACGGTCTGTCGCGTGCCTCGGACAGGGCGCTGAGCAAGAGGCGCACCTGCGCGGGAGCGAGACGCGCCTCGGGGTCGACCGCACACGCCATCCGCCACGGGGGTCCGGGAACGTTGGGCGAGTCGACCGAGCCCTCCCATGTCTGTGCCACGAGTTCCAACGCGGGCGGCCGCAATACTGGATCCTCTGATGTGACTGCGTTGGGCGTGGTGGGGATCACGCCAGGGTAGTTGCCGCGGACGCCGGCGCGCACGGCAGCGTCCAACAGGTCCGGGCACAGACGCTCGGGTCGCCGGATCTGCGCGGGTGTCGGTTCCACGCCGAGGGCGCGCGCCACGTCGACGAGACGCTCGGCGCCGTCCAGCCGACCAGTGAGAGGGTCGTATGCAGCGGAACACACGCTCTGCCACGTGGCAAAGGCGGCGGCGTCGCGCGCGGCGTCTGGAAGCGCGGATACCTGCGAATGAGCACCAACGCCCCGCCACCGGCCGATCGTCGCCGCCGCGGTCGACGCCAGTGACGGCACCGAGCGCATCCCCGATGTCACCCTCGTGAGCGGTTCGAGATCCTGCGCGGCGACTTGCGCGGCCGAAAGGCGCAGGGCCAGCGCGAGGCCGCACTCGTCAACCAGGGCGGCGTGCACGCCCACCAACGACGCGGGCGGATTCTGCTGTCCTCCGAGATCCGAGGCGGCGCGCTCAAGGACCTCGCCGGCCAACCGCGGCGACACACCCACAAGCGACACCATGGCCTTGGACACGAGTGCCGCGCCCGGCGGCTCGGGTCCGCCATCAAACATGGATGGCGGTCTCTGGTCGTTGTCGCCTCTATGGCCCGCGCCCCAGTCGCCATCGCCGCCAATCGTGGGATCAAAAACGCTCGGGTTACGCATGGCGAGTGCGCGGCCAAATGACGCAAACCCACCGTCGACGCCGACGAGAGCATGTTGCGTGGCGGCGCGTGCATCGGCCGCGGTGGCATATGGGCCGCCGTTGCCTCGGGTCCTCGGGAAATAGGCCTCGGCATCGTTGGGCCACACGACTACATTGACTACCGTTGGGGCGTCTGCCAACAATGACAACTCGTGATCGTTGTCATAATGGTCGTCGTCGTGTCGCTCGACACGGTACACCGAGACCCAGGCGGTGGCGTCGGGTCCTGTTTCGACAGAGGGCCACAGCACGACGAGGTAGAGCGCGCTCGGATTGCGCCACGGTGCACAGTCGGCGGCCGTGTCCCATCCGGCAAAGGGGTCGGGAAATCGGCCGTGCACGGCGGCAGCGATCGCCGCGGCCAACTCATTGGCCGCGTATGTGGGGCGGTCCGCGAGGGCGTCACGGAGGTGTTGCGCAAAAGAGGCGAGCACACCGAGACCCGGTCCCTCGACGCGCCCCGTTGCGTACCATAGAACCTCGATGAGGCGCTCCACGAGGCTGCCGGTTGCGGTGACCTGCCCGTTGGCCATGAGCCGCTCGACCTCGGCGCGCGCAGTGGGGTGGGCATCGAGAGCGGCGATCCACACGGGATCGGCACCGCGCAGTGGCGACACTGTGTCTGCGTCGGCCATTTCGGTGTCGTTGCCCTGTGGGCGGACCGCTCACGGCGTCTGGCGTGGCCGGGGCCTTGTTTGGGAAGGGGCATGCGCGCGTCCCGTCGCTCATCCAGAAAAAAAAAGTTGGCCACGCGCCGTCGAGACCAATGCCCAACAACGGAAAAAAAAGAGTGCCCTTTGCATCAGGGTCCATGTGGGTCTCCAAAGCATTCCGGCGCCGGTGGGCCACAAGAAAAAAAAGAGTTGCGGCCCCATTGTCGGTCCTTTAATTTTTTTAACCTTGTCCTTTTTTCTGTTTTCTTTTCTATGATGGCAAAGAAAAAAAGCGCGGAAAACATGCTCCCAGACGGCGAGGGCCAAAAAAAAAAAGGTCAAGGCCTTTGTTGACGATGCCTTTTTTTGCGTGTGCACTCGCGCACCGCGCCGCCAACAGCCAAAGAAAAGAGCGACACCAAAAAAAATGGCAGGGCCGCCCCTGTGCGTCGGGCGCCGGAGCGATCCTGTGGCTCGCGCGAGAAAAGGAAAAGCATGTCGGCTCCTAATCCGCAAACTGCTGCTGCTGCTGTGACGGTGGCTGATGGCACCGTCTCGACCGACGGCGTGATGACGACGACGCCGTCGCGACCGGCGTGGACCGTCGCGTTGATTGTCCTGGTCCTTGCTGTCGTCGCCATCCTCGCGGGCGTCCTCGTCTATTTCCTGGTGCCGTCGTCATCCCGAGGCCGCCGCTACGGTCCGCCTTTGCCGATACAGCCCGTGTCGCCGTCGACGCCCGTGCAGCCGGTGGCGCCCGCCCTGCCGATCCGCCCCGAGGCCTCCAAGCAGGAGCGCCTGCCCGACGGTCGCTATCGCATCCGGTGGGGCCGCACGGGTCCCTATGTGGGCGTCGCCCAAAAGACCGACGGGACGACTGTGGCGACGTTGGTCGACGCCACGTCTGCCATCACATGGACCTTTACGTCAACCAACGCGTCCTATGTCGGCGGCGGCCAGTGGACCACGCCGGCATCGGTGGGCCTGAGCACCGGCGGCGCCTGGCTCCTGCCCACGCCGATCCTCGTTCAGGGCGGCGGCGTGCCGCTGACGGCCCTCCAGGCGTGGGCACCCATGCGCGGCGTCGCCTTGGACGGCTCGATCTATGGCGGCGCCCTCCACAACATTGCCTACACGGCGTGCGTGCGGCCGTCGGGCACGGGCGCCGTGGGCGACGGCCTCGTCCTGTACAGCGACTGCGGCGCCGACGCCCTCGGCTGGTACTATGAGCCGGTATGACCAAATTTGAAAAGAAAAAAATCGCGCCCACCCCCGCATGGATACTTGCGGCGCGGGCCGCGCCGCGCTCGCTCAACGGCGCGACGCCGCCGACGCATCGCGCCTCTCTTTCGCGACCACGGAAAAAAGAGAGAAGAAATATGGGAAAATAACGGATTGCGCACTGGAGCGTCTTTGGTTTTTAACCTTTTGTTTTTTTACACAGGCACCTCTTTCTTTTTTTCCCTTGTCTCCTATTGCAAAGGGAGTCCTTAAGTCCCGACGCCGCGCGGGTCCCGCCCCCTTTTTTTCTCTTTGTCTTTGTTTTTTTTTGAAAACCATCCGGGCGCTGCGCGCGGCGTGCCCAATGGCAAAGGGACCCACGAAAAAGAGAGAAAATATTTTTTAAGAGAAAAGGTGAGCCAACCAACGGGTGCACGAGCGTCGGGAGGGGTGGTACCGACGGCAAGGCGCGCGCGTTTTTTGTGCTGGCGGCAGTGTCTGTCTGCAGAGCGCACGCAATGGACCACGACATCGCGGCCCACCGACAAAAGCGCCGACGCCCGACGCCGACTGGATGGGACGACCTGCCCGATGAACTCGTCTTGCGCGTGGCGTCCCTGTTGGACATGCGCTCGGTGGCCCTACTGGGCTGCGTGGACCATCGCACGCGCGAGGTGTGCCTGGACGGCCGCCTGTGGCGCCGCTTCTACTATGCGATGGACGTTGACGCCGCGGCGCACACAAAACAAGCCGCCGCGCACGACGACGCTGTCGCCCAGGCGCGCGCGTGGCTTGCCGACCCGACCGACGTGTCAGAGCCGACGCGCGCATGGAACCGTGTGCTCGCCGCCGACATGCGCGGCCACGCAGACGACATTGAGGCCGAGGATCATCGCTGGGCGTGCGCTCTGCGCTCGACACATCGAGGGGCTCCCCGCTGCTTTGCCCGTTGGCCCGACGTGCCACTATGCGCACTGGCCGAGATTCGTGACTTTGACCTTTCGCCGCTAGAGGTGTCATCCAGCAGACTGCCACCCACAAAGCGTCGAGCGCCGGGCGTGCGCAGCACCTACCGCGGCAGCGTGGCCGCAAGGGAGGGCGTCGTCGTGCCCCATGGACGCGGCGTGGCGATTTCCACCGCGGGATCGGGCGCCGTCGTGTGCAAGATCATAGGCGACTGGGAGCAGGGGCTACCCAGCGGCAAGGTGCGCGCATGGTCCATCATCTACCAAGACAACGTCAACTACTATGAGGGCGACTGCGTCGGTGGACGCGCGCATGGTCACGGCGTGCTGATCACATACTTTGCTTCGTGCGAGGGGTGCTGGGCAGACGGGTTCCTCTGCGCTCCCTCCCTTGTGCGCGCCTTTGGGCGGCACATTGACCGCGCGGCGTCGAGTCCGGGCTGCCGCGGTGACCGCATTCGCGCTATTATTTACCGCAACGGCGGTTCGTTGGCGTTCAAGGGCCTGTGCGACGCAAGCGGCTCGGCGTGCGATGGCCTCGTATTCGCGCCCCCCGGCAACACCCTCGTCTACGATGGAAAGGTCTTGGACTATGACAAACTGCTGGGCAACGGTACGGTCTACCTGGACGACGGGACGATGATCGCCGGGCGCTTTGATCAGGATTCGTGCATGGAGACGGACATCTGCATCACCTACCCCAACGGCGACGCCGTGCACTGCCGGCGGCCAGTTTCCCTCGACGCAAACGGGTGGATACCCGAGGCGATCACGCACTTTACCTTTTCGTCGTCGGCCGCCGTCGACCCCACGCTGGCCGGGCGCACCATTGACGGTCCGTGGCACATCCTTGCCGTGGGTCGCCGAGACCGAGGACCGCCGGCCGGCTATGCTTTCCCGTGCGTCCCTCGACAGTGGCACGGACAATCGCCCGTCATGACAGTCACACTAACCGATGACGACCGCAAGCCGACACCAGAGAGCGGCCCGCGCGACAAGGCCCTCATTGCCGCGCGTGCCCTCGACGCCTTTGTCTTTTGGCCGCGCGCGACCGGCCTCGACGAGCGCCAGAGGCTAGACCGCGATCGCTTTTTCGAGCACATGATTGCCCACCACGGACCCCACTGGGACACCTGCCGGCGCCTGGCCGCCGCCACGCCTTGGTGACGGTCTGTGCGTCGACTGCGCTCCATCTTTTTTTCCGACTCGATCCCTCCCTTTTTTTTCCTGCGTCCCTGTCGTCTGCAAAGCACAACCGACAAGGTCTCTTTTTTTATTTTTTCCGTCACGCCCTTTTTTCAACAAAAACTTTTTCCTCTCGTCCGTTGCGCCATCGTGGTGGTGTCGGCGCGACCGACGCTCTCAGGTCCGACGGGTCAGGTTTGGTCAACTAAATTATTCCTATTTGGCGTACATATTGATCGACGGCGCCTTGGCCGATAGCGATGGGGGTCGAAACTGTGCGCGCGCGCTCGACCCCAAAGGCAGCAAAAAAACGGCACGCGCTCAGCGCGGAACCTGATATGATCACACAAAACTCGAATGCGACCGCGACCGACCCGGTCCAATTTTGTGCTCACCAAAAATAAATCGGCACACGCCATTCGAGTGCGATTCGCGCGCGCCTCTTTCTCATAGCCGCTTTTTCCGCCCTTTTTTCATTTTGGCCCGAGCGTCGCTCGCCGGTTGATGGGGAACCTTGTCCGCGTGACTTGACCGCGCCGAAGAACCACCTGCAGGGCCAAACAAGACAAGAGGCCGCCGTAACAATCATTCCGTGATCCCGTAGCCATTTCTTTGTTGTTTGGCCAGGGATCGCCCAATGGAAAATGGCCCAAAGAAATAGAGGCAACAACAGCACACTTTTGCGCATAAACAAAGAGACGTACTTGCGGCGGCGCAGCCACAGACAAAGAGAGAGCGCGCGTGCACACAAAGAGAGAAAGAGGGCCGACAAGACGAGAGAAAAAATGGCAGAGGTCGTGTGCGAGGAAAGGGCAGAAGAGAGAGCCTACATCGACCCTGAATTATGGGGCATCATACTCGCCGATCCCGTCGTCGGCCTCGATCCGGCGTACCGGTGCATGGCGCGGCGCGTGTGTCGGCAGTGGCGTGACTTGATCGATCAGGCAGCGCCCACGGACCGCGGCTGGAGAGAGCCCACTGCGAGGCGGCTCACGCGCAAGCCCATATACAACATCGCGACTATGCTGCCGTGGTCGCGAGGGCGCATCCTTGCCGCCTCGGTCCTCGTCGAGTGCTATGGACTGCGCGCGATCGACGCGACGGCGCGCGGCACGGACCGCGCCAGCGGCCTCACCGTAAAAGACTATGAGCGCGTCTTTGCCGCCGTCGCGTGCAACGTGGCGCCCGTCGACCAGTGCGGCGTGATGATGCTCTCGCTCGACCCCGCCATCGTCGATCTCGGCATACGCATCGCCAAGGAGGGAGTCGAACCTTTTATGGCTGCGCTCGCGATCGAGTCTGCGCTGCGATCGGGACGCGCATGGATACTTGATCGTGTTTGCGAGGCGTGGCCGGAAGGCGCACAGTCATTGTCGCACGCCTATATGCCGCTCGAAGCCATCGACGTCGACATGTTTGATCGACTTTTGCATCACGCACCCAACATCCCCATCTTTGAGATCGGCGACTTGAGGGCCGACGTGGCGCGCCACATTGCCGACGTGTTTTGCGGGCGTGTGGATCGCCCGTGGTCGACCCAGTGGACGCGCGACGCCGACGACCCCGACGACCGCGAATACAACCTCTCGTCGCTCATCGCAGAGGACAATGACGTGCTCTTGCGCGCGCTTGATGACGCGGGTCTGTACGATCTGTCAGACGACGTGGCCGTCGACGAGGTGTGCCGTCGACGCGCCATCAAGACCGCAGCGTGGTTGATTGAACGCGCGCGCCACGGGTCAGAGGACGCCCTCGCCCGCATGGTCGACAAAATGCTGCGCGGTGCCCTCACGCGCTCGCACGACTCGGACGGTTTCCCGTGTTCGTCGCATCCCGAGGCACTCTTGTCGTGGCTGCTCGGCGGTCCGACGCCCCCCTACGACCCGCTCGCGCCCGGCGCGCCCCTATCCTTGATGTCGCTTTTCCGATTGGCGTCGGCGTCTGATTTCTCGTGCGAGGTGCCGCGCTGTCTCTTTTGGCTGTGCCTGCGCTGGCCGCAAGAGGCGTCGGCGCACCTGGGCGCCGTATGCGACGCCGCCCGTCAGATGCTGACGCGGAACGGAAAGTGGATAGACTCTTATCTCTGCCGCGACGGCAGGACACTCGAATACCTGGTCTACATGCTCGACGCGCTCTACACCAAGTTGACGCGTGTCGGGCACGCCCACAGCGCACGCGACCTGCTGCGCGCCGTCGACCTCTATGCGATCACAATCGAATGCACGTGCGATCCGCAGACGCGGGCGGCCTTTGTCGAGCACGGCCGCGCTCGATGCGCCGACGACGACTCTGTGCCCACGCGACTGGCCCTCATGAGGGCGTACGTATTGCGCACCATCGATCCGATGGCCGTCGACCCGTGGCGTGCCACCTTTGCGTCGGCCGCCGCCTGGCGGCGCTGGTTCCGCGTGCCAGACACCGACGACGCCTGCATGCCTTAACCGGATGTGTTTGACCAATGCGACGCTCTTTAGGTTTCCGACGAGAGATCGACCAAAAACAGATGATGCCAGCGCGAACCAAGTCGCTCGTCGATAAACAGTTGTTTAAAAAAGAGAAAAGTCAACGAGAAAAACAAAGGCGATGGGGGTGGACTGTTGTTTGAACACAAACTCGTAATGCAAGTACAGACTCGTTGCGCCTCTCATCTGCCCGCGGGTCGAAGTACACTGCCCGAGTTGGACCCGCACACGGTTGCCGTCGGGCATTTTTTGTCCCGTTCTTGTTTTGTTTTTTTTTTCGTGATGCATTCGCCTCGGTCGCAGCGCCTCTCCTTCTCTTGCCTTTTTTTTTTCAAAAGAGAATTGGTCGTGTTGATTTTCTTTTTTTTTTCTGGGGCAATAAAAACGACAACGATGACAACGGTAACGGCGACAATGGCAATGGCTAGACAAAGGGCGCGCGCTGCGAAGCGTCCAGGTAGATGCCGGCCAGCGTGGCCGAGGCGATCCCCGACACCCACTCGGCGGCGGCAAAGCGCCCGCTGGCGATAAACTGCAGGCGCAAGAGGAACGACAAGAACATCGACAGGCCCAACGGCAGCAGCAGCACCCGTCCATGCGCCACGGCCGACGGCGTCGCATAGTCGCGGCCCCATCGCGCGGCCACGAGGAAGCGCGCCGCCAGCAGGGCCGCCCAGAGGTTCAGGGCGCCAAAGGCGCGCGCCAGATCAAAGGCCATCTCGCAGCCGGCACAGGCGCGCGCCTGGGACTCGGCGGCATAGACCAAGAGGGCCTCGGGGCGCACGAGGGCAACGGCGCCGACGCCCAAGGCCAGCGCCAGATGCAGGAACAGGGCCGCCGTGAGACCACTATTGTGGGTCGGTTGCTGTTGTTGGTATTGCGCTCGCCTATCCATTCGCGTCTCTTTTGTCCTTGTGGTCTCTTGCGTGGCGGCCTTCTTCTTTTCTAAAAGAAAAATTCACCCCCGAGCGACGGCGCTTTCCTTGCGTCGCGGCGCCGACCGCACGCGCGCGCACATGACTTTTTTTACCATCACAAAGAGAGGAGAGCGCGCCCGCCTGGTCGACCAATGGACGCTCTGCGCGTTCTTGACGCCCTATTCTCAAAAAAAAGTCTTTGTTTTCTCGCCGTCGATCCGCCGTCATCGGGTTTGGTGCCTGTCTCGCGCACCGGTGTCGGTTCGAAAATCGGCGCATGGGGTCTTCTTTTTTTGGTCAGGCAAACCAGAAAAACCATGGGCCCTGGGGGCGCTGCCCTTCTGCAAAGCCCGTCGCGCATTCTCTGGTGGGCGACGACGGCAGCGACGCCAGGGGACGGGCCGAAAAAAAAAGAGTGGGGGCCAGCGACGCGTCGGTCGGTCGTGCATACGCGGCGCCGAGAGCGCGACGCCCCATAAGGAAAACGACACCCGCACCCTCGATCCCAACCGAGACGAAAAAGGAGAGGGAAAAACACACGCGCGGACCGACACGAGCCGGCACGAGAGGACCCAGAAACAGAGCGGGCACAAGAGAGAAAACCCTCGAAAGAAAGAAAGAAAGAAAGAAAGAAAGAGGATGGGCGCCACGGCAATGGCGGCGGCAGGCGCGCTAGCGCCGACGCTCGTCCACGATGCGCTCTCGCGCGCGGCGGCAACCGTCGAGCGGCCCTTTTGCTGGCTCTTTTTCGCCATCAACGTGGCGGCGTGCGCGGCGGCGGCCTGTCGCGCGACCCTCTCCGAGACGCTCGCGTGCGCCGCCGTGGCGCTGGCCATTGCCGAGGCGGCGACGTCGCTCTTTCACTATTGGGGTGACCGACGCGTGTTTGTCGCGTGGCCGCTCTTTTGTCATTATGACCGGGCCTACGCGCGCCACCATCGCGACCCCGACGACATCGTGGCCAGCGGCGCCATGGGCTACGCCCAGTGGGTGGGCGACGTCGCCCTCTTACCCCTGTGCGCGCCCGTGTGGATCGCGCTGGCGGCGTGGGACGCGCCGCTGTCGGCGGGCGCCACCGTGCTCCTCTGGGTGTGCACCTTTATCGCCGTGGCCGCCGACACGCACCGCCTGGCGCACTGCGCGCCGGCCGACGTGCCTGCGCCCATCGCCGCCCTCCAGGCGTGCGGTCTCTTGCTGAGCGCTGACAGCCACGGCCGCCACCACGATCTCGTGCGGCGCACCGGCCGCCTGGCCTACTTTTCCGTCCTCACCGGGTGGTCCAATCGGCTCCAGGACCTCGTCGGCCTTGGCCCTCGGTCCCACGCCGCCTAGACCGCCGCATCTGTCCTTTTCATTGCTTCTTTCTTTTTTTTCCCCTCGTCAGCCTACTTTTTTGCATTGGCGTCACCACGAAAACACTGCCAACGCTTTTTCGCTCCCTTTTTTTCCACATCTTTCTTTTTTTTGTAGAATCTGGCGGTAAACAAGGGCGTCGCGGCGACGGCGCCGCGCAGAGACTGGCCCCAGTCCCCTTGCAGGCAACCGCATGCGCGCGCGGCATGTCCTTTTTTTAAATTTTTTTCGTGGTGGCTTTTGGGGCATTGTGCGGCATGTCTGGCGTCGCCGCTCCTTTTTCTTTCGTTGGGCACCTCTAGGCATTTTGAGGACCTCGATGGCCGTCTCCGGCCTCTCTTAAATGGCAGGCATACAGGGGACCGCGAGCCGACCGACGGGTCGAAAGAGACGCCGAAAAGGAATAATGAAATGAAAAAACCTATAAATGGAAAGATTACGCACGCGCATTCGAGGACAAAAGTACAGCGGAGCGCGTGAGCGAGCGCGATGGAAAAGGGCCAAGCGGTCATCCCAGACGATGGCCCGATCAGAGAGAGGCAGAGGGACGCACGCGCGACCTAGGTGACCGGGGACGGTTCGCACTTTGCACAGCCGCACGACAGGCCAAAGAGATTGACCGAGCGGTCGCTGTGGGCATGGCGCGCGCCGGCGGCGAGGATGGCCGGGCGCACGCAGGCCTCGGGCACGTGCGCGCGCACCCACGCGATCGACTTGCAGATCGAGTCCAGGTTCGCGGGGTTACACCTGGCCATCACACAGTTGAGCGCCTCTTGCAGGTGCGCCGTGCCGCAGTGGTCCTTGATGTAGGCGAGCGAATCAGTGCGATAACGCGCCAGGGCGGCGGCCCACGCGGCGGCGCCGCAATGGGCACCCCGGTCCACAAGCACTTGGAGCATACTCGGGCGACAGCACGCAACGATGGCCTCCTCGCAGGCGCGCTCGGCGTCGACGAGCACGACGCCCGCATCGTGCACCGCGGCCACGTCGTCGGCGTGGCCGTTGTCGATAAGAAGGCGCAGCACGCCCGGTGTGATGGTGCGCGCGACGTCTGGCCTCGCGAGCAGCCACGCAAAAACAGCGGCGCTCGCCGCCGAGCGAGAACAGCAGGCGGCGCCATAAGCAGGCGCCGCGCTCGGCCACGCTGCGATGGGTCCCGCGGCGCGCGTCTCGCCCGCCGCCCAGGCCAGGATCTTGAGGGCGCACCTCTGGCCAGCCCTGACGAGCAGTGCGTCGCCGATGCGGCCCCACACGCCCACGTCGTCGATGCACTCGATGACGGGCACGTCGTCGTTGGTCAGCGCCGTGTCGAGGACCTGGCCCCCCATGGAACGGATCGCCTTGCTGCATTGGCCCGTGCCCGTCTTCGCACGGATGAGCAGGCTGTACAGGATATTGGCTGCGCCTGCCCTGACGGCGGCGAGGATGGTCGTCTCTGACGGCGTCAAGACGCTCGGGCACACTGCCCATGCGGCATTGAGCATATCAGCGTCGTCGGCCGCCAAAAGGATCTGGCCCACGGCATCGTTGCACGAGCACATTCGCCAAGGCCAGTGTTTGTGCAACTGGGCAAAGGACGGCGCGTCGCCGGCCGCCAGGGCATTCTTGAGCAGATTTTTAAAGGCAGAGTCGTCAAGATGGAAGCCTTGGATTTCCAAATGGTCCATCATGACGGCCGCCGCAGCCGGCCGGGCAGCCTCGACGGCGTCGACGATGTCGTCCCACGGCGCGGGTAAATGCGCTGTTGCCGGTTGCGGTACGGCAGGGGGTGTGACCAGAGGAGGAAGACGCGCGCAAATCCACTCGACGACGTCGACCGGCGCTGTCGCGAGGAATTCGCGCTGGGTCCACGTGCTGTCCATCTCGGGTGCGGCGCGCTCCCACGCGGGGAAGAGGATCGCGGGTGGCACGTGCCGAACGAGGTGGGCGGGGCCGCGCACGCCGACAAGGGAAGCCACAGAGGCCGCCCACACTGACTGGGGCACATACGCGCCGGTGGCGGCGGCCCACGCCGCCAGGTCTCTGGGTGCGGTGATGGCCGCAGTGATCGTCGCGACGATTTCTGACGGCAAACTGTCCCAGTCGACGCCGCCCGATGTGCCAGCGTGCTCGTCCGGCTGGTTCGAGTCACGGTGCGCGCGCGTCGCATCGAACCGAGGTCGCTTGGACACCGGTCCCGCGGCGTCTCGGCTTGCCTCTTTTTCGTTCTCTTCCTTTTGCGGATCGTTCTCGCCCATGGCGCGCCTCTTTCCCGTCGGCACAAGCGCATCATCGCCTCCCGACATCTCTCTCTTTTTTTTCTTGACCAGGTCCCAAGTTTGACAACAAGAGACAGTGGCAACAACGAGAAAATTGCGGCTCGGCAGTGGCGCAAAAAAAGAGACCATTGGTCGGCCTAGTATAGGGCTCTTTGGTGGTCTGCCCATTGCAACGCAAAAAAGCGCCCGGCCGCTGGCGAATGCGACCCACACCAGCAAGGCCGTCGCCCAATCGAGAAATAAATTTGTCTAGCAAAAGAAAAAAATAATGCAAGAAACCCGTTGCAGCGCCAGCCGTCTCTCTTTTCTCTTTGGCCTTTCCTCAAAAAAGCAAAAGGCCATCATTTTGTGCATCTCGTCGAGCCGGCCGCTGCCTGCACCCCATTGGCCCTCAAGGCCAAAAACCAAGACAGACGCAAAGACGCCACGCGATCGGGCCATACGCCATACGTCTCTTTTTTGTGTCTCTCGCCTTGTTGTGTTGCGCGTCTTTTTTTTCCAATCTATTCTTTCTCTCTTTTTCATTTACATTCTATTTCCCACAATCCGGGCCGCCACCGCCGTGCGCGCCTCTCGCCCGGTTCCTCTTTCGGCTTTTTGTTCCGCCGTCTTGTTTGCCCCGCCCACGCCCGACTCGCACGCCTCTGATGCATTGCCGACGCGTGGCCTGCCCGTGCCGGATCTGTACGTGCAAGGCGTCGCGTATCATACGCGACGCGCGCAAGCCGCGGCAATCGCCGCCCGCGGGTGCTTTGGCTGCGGAGCCGGACCGCCCCGCCGAGGTCCCGCGCCTGCCGACCGACGACCGCGCGTCCGGCGCACACATGCGCGCGCTCGGCCACCACCTGGCCGGGTTTGTCGTGTCTCTGGCGCACACCGCGCCGGCGCTGGCGGCCACGACGCCGCGCGCCGTCGTCGTGGCTGCGTGCACTGGCACCGCTCGATCCAGCGGCCAGTTGGTCGTGGAGATAATCTCGTGCGTCAAGGCATCTTGGGTACGCTGCATCATCGCCATGCCGCCGCTGGTGCGGCACGCCTGCCTCTTGCGTCTCGTCCGCGATTCGCGCAGGCGCGAATGTCTCGTGTGCCTGCGCTCCAAAACCGCGCTGTGCGTGCGTGCTGCCCACGCCTACTGGCTCGACGCGGGCTGCGTCACCTTGGCCATCGCCATCGTCGTCATGCGCACCGCGCTTTGCCCGTCATGCACTCAAAACAGCCTCATGGAACACAGCCTGCCGAGCGCATGGGCCTTTATGAACCCCAAGGGGTGGAAGCGCAAGAATGGTTTTACGCATCTCCCGCATGTCGACTGGATCGTGCAGCGCAACGGCACGCTCGTCGATCCGCGCGGGCGCATGCGCGGCTGGACGCCCGTCTACCCGCCGCCGCCACCCTCATCGCCGTCCGACGCGCGCGCTCTGCCCAACGTCGGCCCATTTCCGCCGTTCCCCGAGACCGACGATCTCATGTTCTCGATTGGCTCCCTGTCTGACGCGCTCGCGACGTGCATCGCGTCCTATGCCCCGGCCGGCGAACGCGAGCGTCTGCTCTTCAGGTCGCGCCCCAAGCCGCCGCTGTCGCCGTCGTCTCTACCGCCCGTCGCCGCGGTCGCCCCGCCGCCGCCTCGCACAAGGCCACGCAAGCCGCCGCGTCCACAGGTGCGCTCCGAGAGACCGGGACCGTCAGCGCGGCCAGAACGGGCCGTAGCCCTATACGACACATATGGCGATGCAGGGCCATTGTCCGACCCCGCGACGGGCAGCGAGGATTGCGCTCCACCACCGCGCGTTGCGGTGGCTCAGACGCCGCGCTCGTGCCTCGCATGCGGCTCCGGCGCGCGGTGCCCGGCGCCGTCGCAAATGGTGCACACGGACAAGCGGCACGTCCGGGCCGAGTGCGATGCCGGATGCCTCACGCGCTACCACGGCGCCTGCTGGCGCAACCGTCGCGGCGGGCGACACGCTGATGGCGGCGCCCCGGCAGAGGCGACACATGATGAGCCCTGCCCGACGCCCGACTGCTGGGGCACTCTGGTGCGCGTGATCTCGGTCGGCGGCGCCAGCCTCGTCGAGCACGTCGTCTGGCCGCGCGACAAGGGGGCCGATCCCGCGCCGCGCGCCAGCGTTGTCGTTGACAGACGCGATGCGGTCGTCCGACGGCATCCTCTGGTGGACCGTCTGCGGGACAGGCCCCCGGTGTACCATAGTACGTCTGGCGTTGCCGCCGCGACAATCGCCGAGCCGGCCCGCGTCGACACACCGCCCATGCCCTCTCTCTCGGAGCAAGTCTCCTCGCCGCCAACAGCACAGACGACGCCAACGACCACAACAACGCCAACGACCCGCCATGACCGGCCCGCGTCGACGGCCGTGCCCCCCGAAAGCCAGCGCCGCAAAGACCGACCCATCGGCGGCGACGACGGCAAAGTTGAGGGGCCGCCGAGCATCTATGACGCATGCGATCGTGTGGCGCGGAAAAAGGTGCCGCGCGTTCGCGCGCAAAAGCGCCAGCGAGTGCGCGCGCGCGAAAAGGCGGCCTGGTGTGCGACCGTCGCCGATGGGCCTCCTGCGGTCGATCCCGCCGCTGCTGCCTACGACGACGATCTCCTCTGGCCTGAATTCTTTCGCCCATGACCGTTTTCGAATTTTGTTTTTTTCTTTTTTGGGGGATCATCCCATCTTTCCGGGGTCATGGTGGGAAGCGCAACAAAAAAAAAAGAAAGAGGAAAGAGAAAATGTGCATTGATGGCAACGCAGGGCGCTTTTTTTCGCCGCGCACGATTTTTCTTTTTTTTTTGGTGCAAAAAATCAAAGAAAATCTAATACGGCGGATTACAATTGGCCAAATAAAAAAAAAAGAAGAAGCGAAAGCGGCCGCGATCGCCCGCGCGGCCATCCTCTGGAGGTTTGACGATCGGCGGGGTCTGTTGCGGGTCGCCCCTGTGCATTGCCCAATAACGGACTTTGCGGTGTCGACCGCCGCCCACTATTGGTTTTTTGTGCCCGCGAAGGGGGGCTCTCTTGCAACTGACTGCCGGTTCTGGCGTGTGTTGACGGCGAGACTCTGATATTTTGCCCGTGCGCAAACACGGCGTCAATCCGGGGCACCAGGGCAAACAAAAGTAGAGAGAAAAAAAGAAAAAGTAAGCCGCGGCCGACGCGACGGCCAACCGATTGTCAGAGAAGCGGAGGAAAAAAGAAAAAGGAAACAAAGTGACAACGCCACAGGATCGGGAAAGGCACGGGCAGAGAAAAAACAAAAGGCAACCACAAAGGAAAAAAAAAAGAAATAAATGCAGGCTCGACGGGGCAACGGCGGCCGAGAGGGCGAGGGCCAGCGTGCACCCTCGCGACACGATGAGCCGATGGTGCCGCCGGCCAACGACGACCTGCCCAACGAAATGCTCGCCCTCGCCTTTGGCTGGCTCCACTGCATGGACCGGCGGGTGCGCGCCGCGGCCGTATGCCGCACGTGGCGCCTCGTGGCCCTCGACGATGGCGCCGTGGGGCGACGCCTTTGCGCGCGCAAGGCACCCCGCTGGCCTCGTACCCCGGCCTTTTGTGCCGCCAAGGCGGCGGTCAAGGCGGCCCATGGCGACTGCGCGCGGCGCATCTTTGCGGCGCACCCCAAGATCGACGATCCGCACTGCGAGATCCCCAAAGCGGCGGCGCGCTCCGATGACGTGGCCCACTTTGTCTGGGTCGCGGGGCGCTGCCGTGTGGACAAGCACGCCGTCGCCGTCGAGGCCGCATCGTACGGCGCGTCGCGCACGCTCGCCCATATAATTGGCGATCCCTGGATCATCTCCTATGACCTAATCAAGCCCATGAAAAAGGCCATCAAAAGGGACCGCGTCGAGTGTGTCGCGGTGTTGGCGCGCCGCTGTCGCGGCCGCTGCGAGCCGATGGTCGAGGCGGCGGCCCGCGGCACCACGGCCGTGGTCGACCTCCTTCTCGCCGCCGGCCACGGCCTGCACACGGGGTTGTGCGCCACGGCTGCCTCGTGGGGCCGACTCGACATGCTCTGCCATTTGCGCTCGGTCGGCTGTCCGTGGGACGCGCTCACGTGCGCCTGGGCCATAGAAATCGGACGGCCCGACATTTTGGCCTACGCGCGCGACCACGGCTGCCCGTGGGACGCGCGGTCGTGCGCCATGGCGGCGGCCACAGGCCAACATCAACTGTTGACTCAACTGAGGGATGCCGGGTGCGACTGGGATGTGACGGCGACGCGCGCTGCCGCCAAGCGCGGCGATATCGAGTCCCTGATGTACCTGCACCGGGGCGGATGCCCGATGGATGCGGCCGTGTGCGAGCACGCCGTCGCCGGTGGCCACCTGGCCGTTCTGACCTACGCGCACGAGCACGGATGCCCGTGGAACGAGAGGACCATCAACGCTGCCGGCTTTGCCCTGTGTCGGGCGCTGGACCGACGCGCGCCCCGATCCGCCAGGACCGAGGCGCACCAGCCCGATGCGCGCGACGCGGGCAGGATTGCGTGCATCGCGTACGCCCGCGAGCATGGATGCCCGTCGGACGGGCGCGTCGTCGAGCGCGCCATCCGCGTCGGCGACCTGGCCGGGCTGGCGCGAGCACATGGGGCCGGCTGCGGGTGGAGCGCGCAGACGACCGCACTGGCCGCGGCGTCTGGGCGCAACGCCATGGTCGTCTATGCGCACGAAAGCGGATGCCCGTGGGCCGCGTGGACGGTGCCCGCGGCGGCAGCACGCGGCGCCCTCAACCTCTTGCGCTATGCGCTCACCCATGACTGCCCCTACGACGAAACCGAGGCCCTCGAGGCCGCGCGCAAGGGCGGTCAGTGGCCGTGTGCCGCCCTGTTGTTGTGGGCTGCGCTCCCCGGCGCTGCTCTCGACAATGACGCGTGACCGCCGCCCATCGTGCTCAGTGTGTCTCGCCATGCAAACAAGGGACAACAAAAAAAAAAGAAACCCTGCATTGACCCACACTTGCGGCACTTTTTTCTTGCATTTTATAGAAAGAAAGGTCAACTTTGCCGTGGTCATGGGTGCGCCCTTTCTGTGCTGTGTTCCCTCTTCCCTCTTTGGGGTCGATGACGAGTCGCGCCGATGACGGCAATATCTTGGCGGCCTCGAAAAGCGGAGCCGACATGGCGTGTTTGCATCCCAAGGGGGTCGACTTTTTGCGCAGAGGCGCGACTGCGGCTGCACGCACAAGGCCACGATTCGGCTGCCCCCATCGGGTATTGGGCATGGGTCGCCAAAAGGCGCCGCCAGGTAGCGACAGTCAAAAAAAATGGGAATGAGGTGGACCCGCAAATCTTGCGCAGGCCTCTTTGGGACTTTGGTTCTCTCCCCGCACGACCTTTTTTTTTCTGAAAAGGCTTTGGGCCTGATTGGGCGTCTTTGTTGATTTTCTTCAAAATTCTCTTGTTCTTGTCTTTTCGTAAAAAAAAAGGAAAAAGCGATGGCGCCAATGAGGGGGCGTCGGCCTAAAGCCTTCTGTGTCGCTACCGATAGGAAAAAAGAGCCAGGTTCCCGAGGACGCCGCGTATAAAAAGGGCGCAACTGCAAACCGTGTCCCGAAGATCACCACTCGCACTTCCCATAACCGACACCATGCACCGCGCGCCACCGCACCGCGCCCCCTTTACGACGACGGCCATACGCAGCGGCGCGTACCCGCCGGCCGAATACGCGCGCATGGCGGACGAAGCCCTGAGCCTTTTGGGACACCCCGACGGCCAGGTGCGGCTCGAACCTACTCTGCCCGATGGCGATTCGGTGCGTCTCCAAACCACATGCCCAGCGGGTGTGACTGCTCTTTTCGTTTATTCTTTTTTGCCTCTTTTTTTTCCATCACGGCACAATGTCGCGCTACGCCGCCTGATCGGCGTGTTTTCCATGTGCGTGCACCCGTGTGTCGTGTATGGTTTCTCTTTTTCCTTTTCCTCGCACAGGCCCCGTGCGCCGTCAAGGTGCCAATCTACCCGGTGGGCGTCACCATCCGCCACGGGCGCGGCACACCTCCCAACCCCGATAGCGCATGGCCCGCCATCATGGCAGCAGCGGCGCTCTCTTCTGATTACGCGGTGATCAAGGGCAGCGTGCTGTGTCTGGGTACCGCCGCGCTCGTGACGGCATGCGCGTCGCGCGTGCCCGGCGTGCGCTCGCGCCTGGCCCGTATGTCGTCGGGGTCGCGCTTTGCCCTCGGCGCCGCCCTCGACGGCGTGGTCATTGTCGGCACTGCCCAGTTGCTCCTGCGGCACAGCATTGCCCACGCCGACGACCTCGTGGTCGACGCACTCGCGCGGTCCAACCTCGACGGCCCGCTCGGCGTCTACCTGGCCCGTACGATGGGCAACAACGTGTCGTTTGACATGCCGCTGCAGGTGGTGCCCGGCCACACGGGCGTCGCGCGCTTTGAGCGCATGCGCAAGCGCCTCAAGCAAAAGTGGGGCCTCAGTGCCTATGAACTCGTCGACAAGGCCGCAGGCCAACTCGTCGAGTGAATCCGTCGCTCAAACTCTTGTCCCGCCTTGTCGTCTGCCTGCTTGCCTTTTTTTTCCGACAACAGTCTTTTCGGGGGTCTCTTGTCGCGCGGCCTTGGCTTGCGCTGGCGCAATAAAAAACAAAAATCTCGACACTGAAAATCTCGGATCTTTTTTTTTGTGTGTTACGGCAGATGCGGGGGAACCGCAACCGACCGACCAAAGAGCCTGTTGGCGCCGTTTTTTTTGGAAAAAAAAGACGAGATGACCCGACAACGGGCGCGGTGCTTGGCGTGGGCAAGGCAGCAGAATGAAAAAAAATGAAAGCCAACATACGACTCCCTTTTGGAACCAGCCGATGGCGGCTTCTTGTTTGTCTGTCGCAGAGGGACCCCCGAGGCTGGCGCCTCTGCGACACAGACAATGCCAATCCCGACTCTGCAAAACCCTCTTTTTTTCCCTTTCGTCAGGTCTTTTTTTCGTGCAGGAGAAAATGGCATGCGGGTCATTTTGATCCAACAATTTCTTTTTTTTACCGGTGGCATGTTCCTCGGCGGTTCTTGGTATTGTTGCCGAAAGAGGAAAAAAGAGTAATACGCGTGCATTGTAGAGAGAAAAAATTGGAAAAAAGCGACTGCGGTTGCCGCCTAGAGGGGGGCGTCGGACGCGGTCTCGGGGTCAAAGGTCACCTCATGCGCCACGGTGCTGGCCAGGCGCTCCTGGCGATAGGCCTGCAGGGCGACAACGCCGGCGATGATGGCAGCGACCAACACTGCGGCCGCGCCGATACTCGCCGTAGCGGCAATGACCGTCGCTGTCTGGTCCATCGATGAGTCGCTCGCCTTGCCCGCCCTGGGCGTGCCGGGTCCGCCTCCGCCGCTGCCATCGCCGTTGTCGCCTCCGCTCGACGAGCCAAAGAGGACGCCCATATCGGGGTCGTAGACGAGGGCGCCTTCAAACCGCGGCAGCGATACGACGATGCTCGCCGTGCCGACGTCGGCGCGCGACGACACTGCGCCTGCCGAGAGGTGCCCGTCGACGAGCGCCGCGGTGGACAGGCGCACGGTGGCCCGACCGACGCCCGTCGTCGAGCCGTTCAGAGTGTAGGTCGTGGTCGCCGTCGGCGCGTCGTCGATGCGCGTAAAGTTGGCAAAAGGCGGGTCCAACACGAGATCCAACTCGATGCGAGAGTCGGCGGCAGCCCACGGCCAGTCGACAATACGGAGCGAGGTCTTGGCCAGGGCGGGATCGCTCACAAACGGCACGACGCCGTCAAAGAGACCTTGGACGCGCCGGTCAAAGAGGGCCACAATGATCTCGACCGTCGTGGTCTCGGCGGCGGTGACGGTCAGGACAAACTCTTGGGCGGCGCCCGGCGTGATTGGCGTTCCGGACGAGGTCCACCTTCCGGCGCCTGCGTCGAGGCGCAAAATCCGCAAGACGCCGCCGTCGGGCTGTGCCTCGGTGAGGGCGCCAAAGCGCACCGACATGGCCTCGCCGTCGACCAACGTATCGTTGCCATCTGTGCGAGCGCATTTGAAAAAAAAAGAAACGGGAAAATAGGATGAGAACAGAGGCAACACAAAATAAAAAAAGGAAAAAAGAAAAGGCAGCCAAACCTTTGGGTACGATGACAACGGTCGAGCCCGACGTGTCGACGTCGACCGCGTACTCGAGCGTGTCGAGATCGGGCGAGCGCACCCACGGCAAAATCTCAAATGCGGCGGCCGCCTGCGCCCCTAGCAGAGCGCCGTTGGTGGGCGCGAGATGGATGGAACCCTGGAGACCGATCGTACCCACGCGGTCGACCAAGTGGACGACCACCGGGTCGGACAAAAGGCTGCCGCCACCTGCACAAATGCGAGACGCCCCGTATAAGCGACGGGAGAAAAAACGAGGAAAAAAAAGAGAGGCAGAACAAAGGGGGTGCAGTTGCAAGTATGCGCGTGCGCATCTACACACGTACTCGGAAAGGCAAACCGCGTAGCATTGGCCTGCACGGTCGGTAGAGCCGACAGGGTAAAGGGCAGCGAGCCGGCAAAGGCCCCCGAGGCGCGCGCCCTGACCGTGGCTGGCCTCTGCCAGCCGACTGTGCCGTTGCCGTTGCCGTCGCCATCCCACACGAGGTCGACCACAGGCAGGAGCGCCAGGTCGCTGCACGCGCCTGTCCAAATGAAGGAGAAAGACGAGTAAGTAAAAAAATAGGAAAAGGCCGTCTCTGTGGCGAGCACGAAAAAAGAGGGGAGTGAAAGAAAGAGAAAAAGGAGAACCTTGGACGAGGGTGCCCAGCGGAAGGCCGCGGACGGCAGCGGGCGATGGCGCCGCTGGCGCCACGTCGCAACGCACGGGTCCGTCTCGGATCACGGCCGCGCGGTCCAACGTGAAATTGCAGCCGTGACTATCCAGCCACAAAGGATACGCGCTGGTGACGCCGCACAGGCCCGACGATGCCCTTAGGTCGACGGCGTCTGTCGATCGCCAGGTGCCACAGCGCGACGTGCCACGGATGGCGGCCGAGGGCACCGTCGGAGCAAGCGGGCCGTCGGCACAGGCCATGATGCGTATGGCCAGCGGCCCCGATTGATGCCACGCATTGGCCGACCACACGGCCGAGCCCAACACGACGCCGTGCACGGTGCCGTTGGTTCGCGCAGTGCCGTCCATCAGGACGGGTCCCGACTGCGTCCATGTCGTCGACTGTTGGCCTATGCGCACGCCGCGAGCGAGGCCGCCATTCTGCGCCAGCGCGGTCACATTCAACGCGCCCGTCTGTTCCCAATGATGGCGGTTGTTGTTGGCGTCGAGGGCGACGGCGCCGCCTATGGCACCGATGCCCGTCGCCGTCACCTGCATCTGCGCGCGGCCGTGTTGGAGCCAGACAGCGCCCTCGCCCAGCGTGCCCACACCGAGGGCGACGCCGTCGACAGGCCCCGTCGACAGTGTGGCGCCGACAGTGACGGCGAGGTCGCCCGTTTGATTCCACTGCGCCATGCCCGTCGTGCCGGCGCGCACGCCGACGCCGACGCTGACGCGGACCACCAGCGTGCCACGTTGGTTCCACGCCGCGCGATTGGCGCCGAGGGAGATGCCCGTGTGCGAGTCGCCCGCGACCCCGTTGGCAGGCACGTCGATCTCGGCGGCGGCCTGTTGGTCCCACGCTGCAGATTCGCCTTCGAGGGTCACGCCCACGGTGCGCGCCGTGATGCTCAGGGCGGCGCGCTGCACCCACGTCCCGCCGTTGACGAGCACGGCATAGGGCGCACCAAAAGGTTGGCCCGTGGGGCCGTAGCCGGCCGAGGCGGCCGTGTGGCGTATCGTCACTGGCCCGTCCTGGTACCACGTGGCGTTGGGCGATACGGCGATGCCTAGGAGAATCGACACCACACAACACGATGCGTCACGCCATGTCGCATACAGGCATATACATGTGCACGTCCACGTCGTCATGTTGGTGCATGCACACGGAAACAAGGCAACGACGGTCCTATAGCAAGATGTGGGGCCGTTGCGCGAGACCATATAGTTTTTGTAGTGGGCAGACGATGCGCGCGCGCAAAAGAAAGAGAGAGATAGAGAGAGGCGAGACGCACCTGCGCCGGCAAGAGTAAATGTGCCCTGCGTGGTGACATTGGGCGATGCGATGGTGAGCCACACCCCGATACCGTCGATGGTGACTGGCGCCGTGGCCCTACACGTTGACAAAACCCCGTTGGTGGTGTGAGCGCGCAAGCATGACAAAGGAGGCCAAGTTATTGCACGACACGGACAAAGAACCGTACGCGCATGGACAGTCCTCGTGCCGCCAGCACAACGCCAGAAGAAAGAGAGAAAGAGAGGGAAAAAAAAGTACAAGAAAGGGCAGCGCCAAAGGTGGGTGTAAAGGCCATGGGAAAACAAAGCGTACCGCAATGTGAGGCGGGCGGCGATCGTGACGGCAGGCGTGGCCGCGTAGGTGCCTCCCTGGATGGCGATCACGTCGCCGTCGACGGCCGAGAGCGACGCCGAGGCCACATCGGCAAAGGCGCAGCCGGCGGGACACACGGCCAGGAGCGCTGCGAAAAAACAAAAAAGCACAAACGCGGCGGTCGTGAGCACAGACACAACACATATGTGTGCCACACTTTGCAATTTCTTGTTTTCTTTTTTTTTTGTCTTCTTTGGCGAGTCGCATGAGATGAAAAAAAATCAGGCCTACCTGCATGAGAGACCGCGTCGAGGCTCAGCAGCGCCCACACGAGAGCGACGACAATGGCGGCCATACGGTTCGAGTTGGACCGCGCGATGTAATTCTCGACGGCGCGACGAAAAAACAGAAAAGAGCCTCTGGTTGTGGGACTATTCCCTTTTTTTTCTTCCTCTGCTAAATGTCTTTTTTTGTTGCGGAGCGGTCTATGCGGCGGCTGGTGGACGAGTGTGGCGAGGAGGAAGGGGGCGCGCGCAGGCAGACGGCGAGGGAGTGGGTGCTGTTGGTGGGTTGTTTAGGTGGTGTAGAGGGATGGTTGGTTCTCGCGGCGGCGGCGTCGGTGCGTATGATGACTTGCGCCGGGCAGGCCTTTTTAACCCCTGACGGTGACCAATGACATGGACGCCGTCGATGACGTCCAATCGGCACAGCATGCGTGTCGATGGTGGCTCTCTTTTTCGTCTCTTTTTTTTACCTTTTTTCGGGTGTGTGCTGGGGGCAGCCAATGCTGGGCAACGGCTGGCCAGACGGCCAAGAGAATGTTTGTGTCATTATGAGCGCCTCTGACGTGTGGGGATAAATCTGCGCCCCTTGCCGTTCGGATTTGCATTGGCCACGGCAGCAGTGGCGGTCCTTTGGTGGCTGGGAAATTTGTGGGCACCACTGCTGCATTATGGCGGCCCGTGCGCAACAAAAAAAAATGCTGGCCTCTGTGGGTCCCACGCCGGCCTCGATGGCCGGATGCCTTTTTTTCCGTGCTCGTCTTTTCTTTTTTTTTTATTTGCCGTGGCGAGCGACAATGTGATTGGACGAGACGCCAAAAGAGAGGCGCGGCCGCGCAAAACAAATGCGCAGGAAAACAAGTGACCGGTTCGCTATTGGATGGCCCTTGCCGACGCACCCGCCACCGCCGGGAAAGAGAACCGGACGAGACCACACCGCGCGCTGTGTGTATTTTGCCCCCCGTGCGACAATGGCAGCGACGACGACGATGACTCTGCAGGGGCACGCCGACGCCACAGACCCTGCGGTGGCTTTGCCGACCCCTTCCTTTACATGGCACTCTGTCGTCGATCCCTATGACGACGTGCGCCGCAAACCGCACAGCGCAGACACTGGCAAGAAAAAGAGGTCATCCAAAGTCAAGAGGCCGCGCCGTCGCGCCAAGGTTTCCCGCGAGGCATCATGCCCGCCGTGTCGGCCCGTGGACCTTGGCTACGCTCCCGAGGACCACAGCCTGCTGTGTCTCGAACTCTTGCTCTCGGACGTGTTTGACCCGCTGGCGATCGTGCCCCATCAGATCGATGCCGGTCCCGTTCCGTCCGGCGGCGACGGCGTCTTTGTGGGGCACGCGCGACAGCAGCAACACGGCACCGGCAATGGCGACGCACATGGGGCCACATCGCGCGCGCGCCAGAAACGCACCAGGCCCGCCCCTGGACGCAAGCGCCCGCGAGTCGACCTGAGCCCCTGGGCCGACGCAGCGGCCGACCTGCTCGCCGCCAAAAATGAGAGCCCGCCCACGCCGCCGGTCGCCGCCGCGCGCCCTCCCGTGTGGGCTCTGCCCCGGTGCGCTCCGGCCTACGCGCCACCGTTGCGTCCCGCTCCCGCACCCGTCGCGCCCTGCTATGCGCACGAGACCACGGCGGCGGCGCTGGCCGTCCTCTGTCGCGCCGTCGGGATCGACGTCGCCGAGGGGACGCCCCTGGATCGCGTGGTCAACGCACTGTGCTCGGTGTCGCCGGCGCTCGCCACGGGGCGGCGGCCGCGCGACCCGGTGCCGACGACGACCCTCGGCTGGATCGCCCTTATGGGCAATCACGACTGGTCGCCCAGCGCCGTCGCCATCCCCGTGCTGTGGGCCGGGCGCACGCTCGCTCTGGCCGCCGCTGGTCTTGCCGTCGTGGCGCCCACACCCGATCCCGATCGCCAGGAGACGCCGGCAGAGCGCGTGCTACACGTCCTTGCCGCCGAGGCGCACATGCCCTGGTTTGCCGCGCGGGTGCGCGCCGTCGTCGACGAGACCCTGGGCACCGGCTCGCCTCTGTCGCAGAGCCTCTTTGACGCCTTGCCCATCGACGCCTTTCTCGTGGCGAGCGTCGACGCCGCGCACGTCACCCAGCCCTATGACATTTACGTCGTGCCGCGGGTCGACCTCTTGCCCACGTGAGCGTGGCCGCGCTCTGCGGTGCCTCGCCTTTGCCCCGCACTTTGGAGCCTCTGTGTACTTTTTTTCCTTTTTTTCCATCGCCGCCCATTCGGCGCCGGTGGGCCGACGGCCTGCGCATGTCTCTCGGCACTTTTTTTCTTTTCGGTCTCGGCCGTCTCCCCTTCTTTTGCGCACCGTCTCAATTGCATTGTAAAAACAAAACAGAATCGATTGCATTTCCACTTTTTCGAGGGGGCCAAACAGGGCACCGCCGCAAATGTTTTCCTTGGCGATCGTCGGGGTCTGCAGAGAGGCAAAGAAAAAAAAAGGGCGGGCCGCCACCAGAGCGCGGAGCCGCGCGCGCGGTCACGGGAGGGCCTCAAAGAAGAAGCGCGCCGCGGCCACCTGCGCGTCGTCCGACCGCACGACCGCGTAGGGCACGTTGGACCCAGCGCGGCCGTCCAAGAGGGCGCGCGCCCCCAGCGCATCCATGCGCTCGGCGTGGCGCTGCGCCTCGGGTCCCCAGCCGCAGTGGCCGCCGCGCACATAGTCGACAAAGAGGCGCACGGGATCGTCGGGATCGTCACCGGGCTCGTCGAGCGGCCACAGCGCGAGCGCGTCAATGTCGAGCGCCTGCGCCCACGACCGGCACTCGATGCGGCGCGCGGCGAACCGGCGGTCGGGACAGTCGGGCGAGCACCAAAAGAGGGCCGCCCTGGCGTGCGCCGTGTGGAGCATGTGGAGTCGGTCGCCGTTGGCGTAGCGCACCGTGAGAGCGGCCGACGTGTGGCGCCGGCCCGCGCGCGCGTCGTGGACATGCGGTTGCTGCTGCTGCCCTTGCGGACCGGCGCCGGCCTGCGGCGGGACGACGCAACGCACGACAATCTCCTCGACGCGACCGTCCGCCGGTCGCAATGTCGTCGACAGGGTGGTGCCGTCGCGCGACACGGCCTTCCAGCGGCGTCCGCCCGCGTCGGTCACGATGCCGTGCCCGTGGGCGAGGCCGTGGCGACACGCGCCCTCGTAAAGCATGCGGCCGGCGTGGTTCACGATGCGCCCGTGCGCGATGCCCTCGGCGTCGACCTCGCCGCCTAGCGCGCTTGATATCGTTGCGGCGTCGGCGGCAAAGTGCGCTCTGTGGTCTGCGCGCGCGAGGACCGCCCTCGGCTGCGACGCCCCGTCCGAGGATGACCACACGGCCTCGATCCAGGCCGCCAGGTGGCCCGCGGCGTCGCGCCTAATCTCGACGGCATAGTCTGCATTGCGCGAGCCGGGTGGCGACGCATAGCGCGCGCATACTTTGTCCGGTGGCGAGCCCGACACCAATGGCCCGAGTGGCGATCCCAAAGCCGATGACCCGAGTGGCGGTGCCGACGTCGGACCGTCGCGGCGGCAGCGGGCCTCGACGTCGTGAACGAGGCACAGCCAGCGCCAGTCGCGACCGGCCGCGATCATGTGAGCAAAAGGCAGCGGAGGAGAAGAAGGAGACGAAAGCGAGTCGGCGTGCTGCGTCTCGCGCAACGACCCGTACGCGGTCATGACGCCAGCGACGCTGCCCGTGTAGAGGGCGGACCCGTACAGCCGGCCAAAGACGTGGCGCCACAGGGGCTGGTCGACGGCGATCTCGGCCAGGCGGCGGCACGTGGCCCCCATGCGCACCAGGTCGACGGGGTCGAGCCACAGGGCGACGGCGACGACAAGTTCAGACGGGAGCGAGATCAGGTCCGCTGGCGGCGGCGCGTAGCGCGTGCGCCGTCTTTGGCGTGGTCGCGCCGCCTCCTCTTCCTTGGCGGCGCCCTCTGTGCGGCGCTTGCGTGCGCGCCTCGAAAAGAGAGCGTCGTGATGTGATTCGGACCCGGTCTCGGCCGTCGGTTGCGTCACGACGACAGCATCGATGGCGGGAGCCGCCCGGTCCGTTTGCACCGCCGTGTCCATCAATGAGAGAAGGAAAAAAAAAGAAAAAACACAACAGAAAAAGAAGGACGTATGCGCGTCGGAGAAAAAAGGCACAGAAAAAGGAAACAAAACCGACGCGTCGAGAGCGAGACGAGCGACGCGACGCCAAAAAGAGGCAGGAGGATGAAAAAAAAAAGAACAACGGGTCGCGAGCGACGGCGGCCGCGACGCCATCCCGGTCGCCCCGCTCGACGACCTGGCCCGCACCAAGGCTCTGATTTCTTTTCTTCCCCCTTTTTTTCTCCCAACTCGGGTCGTCGTTCGATTCCAAGGCGCACCGTGCTGCCGGTGGCCGACCTTTTTTGGGGCGCCCGCCGCCGACGGCATCTGCGCCAGACAGAGCCGCTGCATGCCGCCGGTCACCCCAATTGAAAAAAAAAAGAGCACAAACCAGAAGCGCGCTGCAGCAGCCACGCCGCAAACCTGGTGCTAGCAAAATATACTCTTGCCGTTGCCCTTTTTTCAATCCTTTTTTCTTTTTTTTTGTTGAATCCCTTTTTTCTCCAAGATATGTTGCGCGTCAGGCACATTGCGGTGGCAGCGCGCGTGTAGGTCCCTTTTTCGGGATGACCTCTTTGTTTTAAAGGAGATCCTTTTCTTTTCTTCCTTTTTTTCCTGTTGTCGGCTCACCAAAGAGGGGTCAGGGTGTCTGGTGGGAATGGGGCCAAGTGTCGACGGCACTCATGGACACAGAGAGCCGTCGGCAACGGCGTGGCACGCGGCCAAGAGGCCCGACGGGCGCACCGCGCCGCGGTTGTCGGCGTGTGCGGCGGCCGCCAGCGTCTTGGCGCGCGCGACAAACGCCGCCACGCGGTCGCCCACGGCGGCCACCACGGCGTCATAGTCGGGACGCGCCGGCGGCGCCATCGTCGTAGCCTCCATAAACAGGCACGCCGTGCCGGCGTTGGACACCCATTCGGGCACCGTCCACACGTCGCGGGCGTCGAGAAAGGCCTCTAGCGCGGGCGGGTCGGCGGCGATATTGTTGGCGCCGCTCGCCACGTAGGCGCGGCGTGCCGTGCCGACCGCCGCGCGGCGCCTGGCGACGGCGGCGCCCAAGGCCTCGGTCGTCGTCGGCGTCATCACGTAGCGCTGGGCACACGGGGCAAACACGTCGACGCCGCCGGCGCACGCGTCCAGGAAGCGGCTCAGCCATGCGTCGTTGGACTCGCCCGGTTCGCGCGCCACCAGGTCGCCGCCGTCGTCCGCGACGGCCGACAACGTCGGCGTCGTCTCAAAGCAATCGGCCAGAAGCGCGCTGCCGGCGGGCGCACGCTGTTGGCGACAGAGCAAGAGGGCGCACGCGTCGATGCCGCCGGGGCGCACGACAAAGTGGTCGCGGTCGGCGATGGCCACCACGCGCGCGCCCAGCGCCTGCGCGTAGAGGGCAAATGTGCCGCCGACGGTGCCGAATCCCTGCACGGCCACGTGCAGGCCGTCGAGCGAGCCGGTGGGCGTGATCTCGCGCAGGGCGCGCGCCACGCCATATCCGACGACGGCCTCGGCGAGGCCAAACCGCGGCTGCGTCGTGCCCTCGGGCGCTTCGGACGCGCAGACGCCGAGTAGTTGCGCGGGCCTCGCCTCGGGGTGGCGCGCGGCGAGCGCGTACAGGCAGTGCGGCACGCCGACGTGCGTGCGGGCCAGCGCGTCGAGCACGTGGTGATCGGTGTTGAGGTCGGCGCCGGTGGCCCACGCCGTGCGGATCACGGCGGCGTTGGCGGCCATGAACCGGCCGACCACGTCGGCAACGTCGCGGGCCGCCGGATCGTAGCGCACGCCTCCCTTGGCGCCGCGCACGCAGCCGGCCGCACACGTGACGCGCAACTTGCGCGCCATGCTCCGTGCCACGTCTACCACCTCGGCCTCGGTCGTAGTGGGCGAAACAAAGAGGCCGCCGCCGCCGACGGGCGGCAGCCGGTCGTCGGCCTCGATGGCGATCCAGCCCTGCGCGTCGGTCTCTGTGTCGCGCCACGGGTAGACCACCATCGCCGGGTGGCCGGCGACGGCCGCATGGCGCGCGCCCGGCGGGAGGTCCTCGCTGCCGGCCGGCGCTGCGCCCGTCGATGCCGCTGTGGTCTCAGTGTCCAGGCTCGCCATTCTTTTTTTTTTCTTTTCCGTTTTTTTCGTGGTGCGAGCCAAACCGGTATTGTGGTTGTCCTTGCGGTATTTTTGGACGGTCAAAGGTAAAAAAAGAAAAACTGCAAGAATAGAGCCGGTGCCAAAAATAAAAAAGGGCGTGCTGTGCGCGCGGGGATAGATCGCGCGGTCCCGCGCTCGTCCTTTGGCCTGCCGTGGCCATCGCCCTTCCGCTGGCCCTCTGTGGTTGACGCCAACGTTCGGTGGGCATCGCACCGCGTGTTTGCTCGCCGGCGCGAGACGGCGCCGATTCACCACCGAAACCGCAGCGCGTCGCGTCTTTTTTCCAACCCTTTTTTCTGTCGCAAAGGGACGAGCAACACACGGGTCGGGGACCAGCGAGGGCGAGCCCCGACATAAAAAAAAGTCACAAGGTCGATTCCTAGGGTAAAAAGACGACTTTTTCATCTTTTCTTTTTTTCTTCAGTTCTCTCTGTCCTATTTAAATTACACGCATTGCGTTGGCGGTTTTTTCCTGGGGAACGGGAGACGGTCGGAGGAAAAAAAAAAGGTCGCGCACGCGGCGTCATCGATCGGGTTGCGGGGCCGACGCGCCCAAGGCGAGATCGCACAGGGCGCGCGCACCGCGCACCTCGGGACCGACGGCGGGTCCCTCGGTCGACGACCACTGGCGCGATGCCACAAAGACCACGCCGGGCACGACCACAAAGCGCGCGAGCATGCGCGCAACATCGGCGCGGTCCATCGTGCCGACGTGGTCCACGGTCGAGGAATCGCCACGCGGCAGGCTCACGCCCCAGCACGCGCCGCCCCCCATGGGCCACACGGCGCACAGGCGCACGGCCGCCCGGCCGCCCGTGCACCATACGCGCAGCGGCTTCGCGGGCGTGGCCAGCGGCATCACGCGCGACTCGACAAACGCAATCAACCCGCCATCTGGGTCCGTCACGTCCTCGTCGGCATCGATGAGGTCGTGTGCGCCGTCGCCGTCCCTGGCGCCTTGGCAGCACACCGTCGGTGCTGCGTGACCGGGACCGACATCGTCAGTGTCGTCTTCGCTACTGTCCTCGGCGATCTGCAGCCCGCCGTCCGAATCGTCATCCGAATCGACGCCAACGACATCGGCGCCGCGGTCGCATGGTCGGTCGTCGCCATTGTCGCCGCGCGGGCGCAGCCTGTGCGCAACACTGGCGCTGCCCATCGCCGCCACGAGGACGGCACCGCACCGTCCGACCGCCCGGTAGACGCAGTCCTCGCGCGTGATCGCGCGCAGCCCGAGCGGGGATTGCCGCGTCAGACTGTCTTTGCGGCGGCGATGTGGTGGCGACGCCGTCACTGCCACGGCAGCGGCAATGTGACGAAAGAGGTGCCCGGCGGCCGGCGCCCGACGGTAGGCAGACACAGCGCTGGCAAGGGCGCCGTCGGTGCGGAGCGAGACCGTGTCGAGAGCGTCGAGAAAGGTATCGAGGTGCGCCGCGGCAAAGGTGGCCGTGGGCTTGCCGCCGCCGGGCAGGGCGCGCTTCGACAGGCCAAAGCCCGCCCCGCGCACGCGGCGCGCCATGGTCCTCACCATCTTGTCGTGCGCCTTTGTGTTCCACCCAAACACGTGGCGTATGACGTCATAGGCCGAGATCTCGGCGCCGTCCTTGGACACGCGCACCGGCCGGAACGCCCCGTCGGCCGCTCGGCCTCGCGTCTGCTGTGTCGTGGGTTTGGCTGTAGGGCGCTGGCCGTCCATTCGAGGTGGTGTGAAGGATAGGGTTTGATGGAAGGGCGAGTGGGCGAGGATCACTCTCTGCGAGTTCCTGACGTGCACAGTGGTGGCCGTGTGTCTTTTCGGTTGTGTCGCGCTGCGCGTCGATGCGAGCGGGTTTTGTGCCGTGCGATCGCGAATGACCCGAGGCGACCACAGGAAAAAAGTGGCACCGTCGACAAAAGGACCCACCAACCCCGCGTGCGCCTTTTTTCGGCCTCTCTTTTTTTTCCTTGTTGGTATTTCCCCCTCCCCGGCGTTCCCAATTCCCCCTTTACTTTTTTTGATCAAATTTTTTTGTCGATCACCCAGCGCGACCTGCCCGCTGCCGCGTGCCGTCTTTCCCTTTGATGTCGTTGCCGTCGTCGTGTCCTTTTTTTTCTTTCGGTGCGCGTGCGCGCGCGACAAAACTGCCTGCCTCTTGATCGCCGACGCCGGTTGCAGGCTCTTGCGCGCGCCTCCTTTCGCCCGTCGCTGCCTCTCGACGCCCACCCGGCAGTGCATCCTCAGCGCCCGCCGCCGCCACCACCCGACCTCTGCTCGATGTTGTCGTTGGCGCGCGTCGACAGGGGTCCAAAGGTCGAGCACACCCACGCGTTGACGGCCTGCGCGCGCGCCGTGCGCATCGGACGCTCGACGTCGCAAAAGAGCACGATCCGCGGCCGGTCGCACAGGTTGCGCACCTCGTGCACGTACGTGTCGTCAAAGAGCATGTGATCGCCCTCGGCCCAGCGGCGGGCCTGGCCGTCGACGACGAGCCGGCAGCGGGCGTCGATGGGGTCTCGCTCTGCGTCGGCCTCTGCTGGCACCGACAGGCCCAGGTGGTAGCGCAGGGCGCCACGGAACGGACCGCGGTGCGGGATCACGACGGCGCCCGGACCCAGTATGGAAAAGGTGGCCAGGCGCACCTCGGGCAGTGCGTCGAGCAGCGCGCACGTGATCGGACAGACGGCGCGCGCTTGCGGCGACACGTCACCATACCAACGGATGGCAAAGCGCTTCCACCGCCGACCGGCGGGCGCAATGCGCCGAAAGAGGGGCTCGTCGTCGACCGGCTCGGCGAGAGCCATGGCGCGCGCGGCTTCCGCCGCAATGTCGCGCCACGCGGCGCGCAGGGTCCTCCCGCCCGGAAACACCCGGCGCACCGAGAGCCACGGCGTCGGCGCGTGCCGTGCGTTGGCGGCCGCCCACACGTTGTAGGGCGCCACGACCCACGAACCCAGGCGGTAGTATTCGACGGGGCGGCATCGCACGCGCCTCCCGCGGCGCCGATCCACCTCGGCCAGGACGACGAGCACCGCCACGAGCGCCAGGGCCAACGCCGCCATGGCGGCCGCCACCATGCCGAGGCCCCTCTTCGCGGCGCACGCCGTCTCTGTCGTGCGCATCTCTCTCTTGCCTTTTAGAGAGAGAGCCCGGAGCCGACCCGCCGCCAGGTCTCTCTCTAAAAGGACCGTCGGTGCCCGCGCCTCTGGCGGGTCGCGCGCAAACTCGAAAGAAAAACACATCAACGACACACACTACAAAGCACCCAACAAAAAAAAGAGACCGGCACAGACAAGAGGCAAAAGGCGCACGCCCCTTTCATGCCCTTTTTTCTTTCAATTCCTTCCCATTTCTTTTTCTTATGGCGTGCGTCGTCGTGGTTGCCATGGCGCGTAAAAACAACCCCAACACGACACAAGATTATGAGGGGGGGGGTGGGCGATTGTATGTGAGCGCGGAAAAGCGATTCCATAGAAAGACGTGTGTGCAACAACCAGTTTTTTTATTTACAAAACCCTTATTGGGAGACGGTACAGGGGCCTGGCGCACGGCGACGGCGTCGGCGCTCCTTGTCCTTGCCGGCAGCGGCGCCGTTGGCTGCCTTGAGCGCCGGCGAGGGGCGCGTGACCACAGCCGTCGGTGTGCGAGACGCGGCGGCGCCAGTCGCAACGACGACGGTCCACCCACAGAGGGGCGCGACCGAATGGCCGGGACCCCAGGGCGGTGGCGGCAACGACGCCGACAAGAGGCGCGCGATCAGAATATCGTACAGGTCCAAGAGGCGTGCGACGTCGCACACGGCGTACTCGACCATCCAGTCGGGCAGCGGACGGCGATGCCACGGCCAGAGGTCGATCGGGTAGACGGCGCGCATGGCGTCCTTGTGGCGGTTGGCCCCCAGGCCATGGGCGGCGAGAACTGCGTTGAGGCTCGGCCGCGGACCGTCGGCGCTGCCCTCGGCCTTCATGTGCGCGGCCTGCGTGTCAAAGACGCCCGCCAGAGCGCACCGGTAGGCCGCGGCGAGGGCGCGCGTGTCCTCGCGCGCGTCGTGCACCACCTTGATCACCGACCGGTCGCTTAGCAGGGCGCCCAGGCCGCCGTGCCTCATGAGCGCGCGGCCCGAGCGCGTCGTCTCGGTGCGGCACATGTCAAACAGGTAGCAGGGCCCGCCGCGTGGCGTCATCTGCACAAGCGCGACGCCCGGCGAGATCCCGTTGGGTCGCACGATCGACGTGCCCTCGCAGTCGAGCGCGATCGTCGTGCCGCGCCGGCGCATGTCCTGCACGGCAGCGCGACATGCCTCGATTGAGTCGACGACCACGACCGCCGCGCCGCCGCAGGTGCCGCTGGCCTTGCCCGCGAGCGACGCACAGAGCGCGTACTGGCCCGGCGTCGGAGGCGGCGCGTGCTCGCGCAGCCGGTCCACCGACGCCGCCGGATACACCACCGAGAGGCCGGCGATGCGATCGACGGCGCCGACGCATGGCAGGCGGCGCAACAGGTCGGCCCGGCTCTGCGGCCGCGTCTCGGCTCCGGCAGTGGCGGTGGGCAACGACGACGGCAATGTATCGTCGAGGCGCGGGACGGCGCCGAGCGCGCGCACCCACTCGGACAGGGTAGACCCGGTGGCCCAGCGCACAAAGGGATCGACGGCATGTACGGGCATCCCTCGCGGGCAGCGATCGAGCGCGCGCGCGACGGCATCGTTGAGCGGTCCCGTGTCATCGTGTCGTGGCGGCGGCGCCGGGTGTCCATCCACAGGTCCCAGGCCTGGCGGGAAGCGCATCGCGGTTGCCATATTTCCTCTTGTTTTTGTCCTTCTTGAAATCGTTTTTCGTGTCTCTTCTTTTCCTCTTCTTTTCTTTCGGCTCGAAAGAGGCAGCCAAACAAAGAGGCGGTCGTGGCTGAGAGAAGCCAATAGGGAATCGAAAAGAAAAAGTCAAAGCGGGGTTCGAGTCGGGTGGGAGAGGGGGCACTTTGTGATGGCGGTTCGCGCGAAAGGTGTGGCGGCGCCCGTCGTCGCTCTTTTATCTCAATGGGGTGACCGTCCTCGGGTCGACGCAAGGAGAAAGAGCGGTGGAAAAGAAAAATGCGGGCGCGGGCTCTCGGACGGCGTCGTCGCTGGGTGCTCTCTTTTTTTGGCTCGGTGTGTATTGTTGGGGTGCGTGCGCTCGTGCAGGCGATGCAAATCGGGATGTCGGCAGACCGGCCACGCTTTTCTCTCTCTTGCCCGGACACCGGGCGGCCCTATCGCATGGATGCAATTCTGCATGAGCCAATCGCGCCAAAGCAATCTCGCTCTCGCAGACGTTGCCTTTTTTAGGGTAACGAGGGAAATTGCATTTATATGCAAAAAAAAAGAAAACGATGAAAAAACGCGAGCAACACCGCGACAAAAGGGTCTGCCCGCGGGCTCCCGCCCCCAATCTCCCAATCTCCCGATAGCCGACCAAAGGCGGGGCAGACACCGAGCGGGAGGGGGAAAAGAGAGAGAGAGAGAGAGAGAGAGGAGCGAACGAGCGGCGGCGCACGTTGGCGGCGCGCATCGATCGTCGGCGCAGCCTTTGACGGCCCCCTCGTCGGACCTGCTGGGTCCAAGCGGCGCCCTGTGATGTAAGGACGGGAGAAAAAAACGCGCGCAATCTCGCCATCGACCCAACGCATCCCGCCCGACTGTTGCTCGGTCCTTCTCTTTTTTTTTCAGCCGACCGACTTGTCTCTGCTCTTTTTTTGCACCCCTCTCGCTCCGACCCCCGGTACGTGCCCGCCCAATTATTTTTGCGCTCGTCTCGCGCGCACGCAACATCCCCCCAGCGCGTGCCCACCTCTTCCCCCGTCTTTTGGTCGGCTGCCTGTTTTCCAACCTTTTTTTTTGTGCGTGTGTTTTTGCGCATTGGCTCTGCGGCCGCAGCACACGACGGTACGACGATGGAGGACGACTATGCCGACAATGAGACCGCGCGGCTGTGCGCCGCTGTCCACGCAGCCTTTGACGATGACGGTGCATCGCCGCCGCGCGCCGCCGACGCTGGCGACGACGACGATGTGACGCCCTATGGCTACGCCGGCTATGGCAACTATTACGAGGCGCTGCGGACCGAGGAGGACGATGATGATGATGACGCCGGCGACAGCGATTCGATAATCGACGACAGTGTCGACGCGGACGCCGTGCCCGACGACATTGGCGACCTCTTGCCGGTCTATGACGACTCGGTGGGCGAGCGCGCCGAACACGACGCCGAGGGCGACACGGACCCCGAAGACACCTACGACCTGGCCTTTGACGCCTTTTACGCGGCCAGTCTCGTCGCGCCCCTGGGCGACGAACAGGACGTTGTGGGCCTCGGCCAGGCCGTGTCCTACGTTGCCGTCGACTACGCTCACGCCGACGGCGACGCCGATGATCGTGACGGCATTGTCAACGACGATGGCGATGATGATCACGTTGATGATGTCGATGACGGCGCCGCCGCCGACGATACCGACGACGGCAATGTCAATGATGATGACGACGCACACGATGCCATCACCTGTTCGCCTGATCTAGGCTCACACGGCGGCGATCCCATGGCAGACGCGGCGCCGCTGTCGCGAATTGTCTGGCCCCTCAACGCCCACCCGTTTGCCGCCTATGTAGACGACGCCAGCGATTCCACCGGCGACGCCGACGAGCCGTGGCACGACAACGCGACCGACGACTGGTCGGCCACGCACACAAATGCCGACGGCGATGGCAGAGTCGTCGCCGTCACCTCTGGCCTTTGTCGAGGCCACGACGACACGGTCTCGACCGCGGCCCTGGCACCAGAGAATCACTCGGGCGATTGCGCTGTCGACCTGGGCCTGCCGTACGACGCGACGGCGCCGCCCGCCGAGACGGATGCCTCGCCTGTGCCGAGTCCCGACACGGATGGCACACCGACTGCGACCATCGAGGCCGACGGCTCGCCCGCCGACGTGCCCACAGCCGACAGTGGCCAAGAGCCCGACGCCATCGCCGACGAGCCGGCAGAGCAGGCCGGACCCCAAATCGACTTGCCGGGCGACCCTCTGGCCATCGAATCGGCCACAGAAGCGGCTGGCGACGACGACCAAAAGGCCATGGCGGCCTTTGAACCGATCGCCGTCAGCGATCCCGCGCCGGAGCCTGCCGTCGACGTCGCCGCCGAGGACGCCGAGGCCGTTTCGTCGTTTGAACCGATCACGCCGCCTGTCGAGGCTCCCGTCGCCGCCATTGTCGAGCGCGCTCCCGAGCCGGCGCCTGCCGCAGCCGAGACCGCAGGCTCGTGGTGGTCGCCGTGGTCGTGGTGGAGCGGCAAGGCCGCGCCCGTGGGCACGGCCTCGGCGGCCTCGGACGCGCGCCTCAAGGCGCCCGGCCTGGTGCTCACCAAGGCCGACCTCGATAGCGTGCGCCTGCGCCCCGTGGCGGCGCGCGGTCCGCGTCCCTCGCCCGCGGCCGAACCCAGCGGCGTGCTGGGCCAACTCCTTGGACTCTTTGGCGGCGTCGCCAACCCTGACGCCGCGGCCTCTGCCGGCGGCGTCGACATGTCGAGCCCACCTTCGGTGCGCGCCCTCGTGGCGGCCATGGAGGGCGCCGGTCGCGCCTCTGAGTGAGGTCCCTCTTTCGTTCGCTTTTGTCCAAGGCGCGTCCGCGCACACTTGCGACCTAAAGGCGACAGGCGCGCCATAGTGTGCGCAACGGACCGATAAATCGCGCCAAAAAAAAAGAAGAGGAAAAAGAGGAGCCACCGACCGCAAGAGCGCCATCTTGGTCCTGTTTCTGTTTATCTTTTTTTGTATTCTTTTCCCTTTGACAAAGGAAACAAAAAAAAAGAACATTTGACCAAGGCGAGAGCGCCATGGGCCATGGCTGCGTAAACTGGGAGGAAAAAAAGGGCGGCGAGGGAGAACAAAGGAAGGAGAGCCCCGCTTCAGTGGGGCCTGCACTTGAGCGCCAGGTCGCCGTCAGCGTATGACCCCGTCAGAGTGCAGTCAAACCCCCCGCCGTTCTGCTGCGACGGCTGCGCGTGCACTGCGCCGAATCCTCGTGCGGGCGCCATGAAGCGCTGTCCATAGTCGCCGCCGCCACCCTCTGGATCAGAGCCGCTGCCGCCCTCGTCCGACGGCACGGTGGTGCAGCAACGTTGGTAGCCTCCGGGCAGCGGCACGCACTCGTTGGGCGGCTGGGGTGCGCGGACGGCCCCCACCATCTGACGCGGTTGGTCGTTGCCGCCACCGCTGCCACCGCCATTGTCGCCCGGCAAAACGGTGCAGTGCACGCTCCCGTCGTAGGGGCTCGTGATGCAGCACCGGCGGGTGCCGTTGGGGAGGTGGGTGCAGACGGGCGTGGGCGGGAGCGGGTCGTAGCCGAGCGAGGCGCCGGCACGTGCCGTCGGGACGCTCGGCGTCGCCGTAGACGGGGCGATGCCGAGCCTAGACACGGGCTGCAGCCGGCCGGTGCCAGAGGCGACAATGTAGACGTTGCAGGGCGGTTGGGATCGAGCGCCGTTGTAGCCGTTCATGGTTTTCTTTTTTTTTCTTTCAGCGTCGGGGCGGATGTGCTGGCGTGGATGCCTTTTGTTTCTCTCAGGGAGGTCGCCTTGGCGCCGCCGCGCCGACGAGGCCCATTTGTCGGCCCCGCCCCCGGGCCGCCCTCTTATTCCTTTTTTGCCTCCCCTCCCCTAGGGCTCTCTTGCTCCGGGGCGTGTCGCGCTCCTGCCTGCAGACCCAAAAACCAGCCCGTCGGCGGCCGCTTTCCCCGCCTCCCTTTTTGCTTTGGCAAAAAAAAAGCCAACAGAGGCCTCGCCTCTTTGCGCCGACAGCGCGCGCCGGCCGCTGCCGCTTTGGCAAGGAACCACAGAGAGAGAAAGACCCGGATTGGCCGGCATCAAAATCCATTTTTTAATCAACAACGGGGAAAAAAGGACCGAATGGGCAGCCGGCCTCTGTGCGCAGTCGTTATTGTGTCCCTGTGCGGTTGTTGGTGAGCGCCGCGCATTTACCGACTGCCCTCTATCCGTGCGACTGCCTGCAGTGCCTGCGGCCTCGGTCGCCTGTCCCTTTTTTCCCCTACACCGACATAGTGGCGGCTTTTTTCGCCGCCCCGACCTCGTCCGCCCTCGCCTGAATTTGTCGCTCGGGCTGAACCGACGCCTAGCCCACACGGCCGTGAACAATCTCTGCGCCTGGCGCACGCGCGGACGCGCGGCGACGAACAAGAGGAGAAAAAAAACAGGACGCATCCGGCTCCATGGAGGGCGAGCCCCTGCGGGTCTTTGGGCGTCTCACGATCGAGACGACGCCGCGCCGCCGGGCGCGCCCGCTCGATTTCGACGCGCTCCTCGCCGACGACGCATGCGGACCGCCCGTGCGTCAGAGGCCGCGCCTGGACAGTGATCGGTCACGCTGGAAGCGCAAGCGCATGGCCGATCTCTTTCACAACACAAACGGCGACGGCATCGCGGGAGACGGCATCGATGCCGTGGTCTCGCTCATGCGCAAGCGATTGCGTGTCGCGGACGTTGATGACAGTGATGACGACAACAAGCAAGAGGAGAGAGAGGCCGACCACCGTCGACAGGGCCATCAGAACGTGCGGGAGGGCGGCCGCGCACGCGATGCCCCGCCCCGAGACCCCTTTGCGATGCTCCCCGACGAATTGGTCCTCGCCGTGATGGCCTTTTGCGACGCGCGCGCGCTGTGTCGCCTGGCGTGCACATCGGCACGCCTCGCCGGTCTCGCCTCGGACAACCTCCTCTGGCGCAACCTCTATGCCGCCGCGCTGCCGCCGTGCACTCGCTACGGCCTGCCCTGCCTCGCCGACGCCGTCGACGCCTGGTGCTTTGTCGCCGACGACCGCCACGGCGACAAGGACGGTCTCGACCATGGACCCAGCAGGCGGCTGCCAGAGCCGGGCGTCGTCGCGATCGACGGTGGCACACATGTCGCAGGCCGCACGGCGCAGGACGTTACCAACGACGGCAGTGTGGTGCCGCAACCTGCGGCGTTGTCCAACATCGCTGGCAGCGCAAATGATGCGCTTTGTCCAAAGGCGCTCGACCGATGGTGGACCCACCGGTGCGCGCGTCTCACTCGCCTGGCGGCCGATCGCGTCACGGGGAGCGGCACTGTGCCGGCGCACCCCGCGTGCCCGCATCTGCCGCCGTCGTTGGTGCGCGCACGCGGCTACCGCTGGGCCTATGCGGCCGCTGTGATGCCTCCTCTGGTGCGCAAGGTGCACCACGGCGTGGGACACGTGCACCATGTCGTGCACCGCGGAGCCCGCGACGGGCTCGCCTCCCAGTGCGAGACGTGTCTCGCCTCCGCGGATGCGTGCGGCGTCGTGTGGCGCTGGGGCCGCTTTGCCGACTGCTTCCTCGCGGGCCTGGGCACCGAGGCCCTTGCGACCGCGCCCCTCGACCCTTACGACGGTCGATCATGCGCCGTGACGGCGGGCGTGTGGTCGGAAGGGGTCGCGTACGGCGTCGTCGTGCGTCGCGCGGCGGGTGTGGTCACCATCGAGGCCGCGACCGCCGGCGCACAATGGCACGACGATCCCATGGACCGGGACCAAGTAAGTGGACCGCGGCATCGCGCGATTGGCAGCGGCAGGCTGGACAGCGACGACAGCGACGATGATCCCACCGAGGATGACGACGACAGCGATCTCGACAAACGGTCGGGGCGAACCCACGCCGCAGCCGTAGTCTACTATGCGCGGGAGGGCGGCTCGAATGACGCATGGTCGTACGCGGGCGAGCGCGTGGGCGACCAGCGAGACGGCCACGGTACGTTGGCGTGCGAGGCCCTGGCGCTGCCCGTCTACGAGGGCGACTGGCGCCGGGACATGTGGCACGGGCGCGGTGTCTTGCGCATCGAAGGCGTCGCCGGTGGCGCGGCTGCAGTCTACACGGGGCGGTTTGTCCGAGGGCGACCATGCGGCCGCGGCGTCCTCGATCTGGGTGACGGCACGTGCGTCGAGGCCTCGTGGCACAGCCTGCCCGACGGAAGCGTGGCGCCTCGCCACACGGGCCACGTCGCCTATGCCAACGGCGACCGGGTGCTATGCGACTGGGGCCGACCGGCGCTAGCCGTCACACGGGGGCGCACGCCAGCACACGACACGGTCGCCACCGCCGCCGCTGTCGTCGTCAAGGGGTTCCAGTTTGCCAAACGGTCGAGCGATCCGGGCGGCCGGGCCTTTGCCGGGCGCGAGGTGGGCGCCGAGTGGGGTCCGTGGCCCACCGAGTGCGGCGACCCGACGCTCGTCGACCCGCAGGCCGCGCGGCCCTTGCCGGCACGGTGCGGCGGCGACGACCTGTTTTGCGCGCGCGGCTGGACCGTTGTGTTGCCACGTCTCTTTTGGCCGCCGACGGCGCACCCGCTCGAGGCCCTGTTTGCGCGCTACGTCGACCAGGACAGGATCGGATGGTGTGGGCGGGAGCGGACGCGGCCGCGCGCCACCCGTGAGTCCTTTGATCCCTGTGCTCTCTAGACTCTCTTCCTCCCCCTCATCTCGTCTCTTTTTTTACCCTTTTTAAGCCTTTAAGTCGCCGGGCGCGCGTCTTTTTGCCCGTTGTTCACGGCAAGGTGGGACCCTTCAAAAAAAAAGTGGGCGCTCTTTTTTCTTTCTTTGCGTGTCCGCTTGCTTTTTTCATTTCTATTTTTGTCTTTTTTGGCAGAGGGACCACGAGGTGGGCGCGCGCTTTGTCTGGCTTTGTGTCGCGCTCTTGCCTTTGGCCGACCCCCTGCGATTCTTTGTTTTTTGGCGATCGCCCTGGCCTCTGACAGAACAAAAGAAAAAGAAATCGTCCCCTCCCCTTTTCTCGGTCGTGCTGGGCTATAGAAGCGCTCTTTTTTTCTTTCCACTTTTTTATTGCCACTGCACCGTAGACTCGGTGTGGTGCGGTGCAACCGTCGTCTGGCACGCTGCTTTCAGGGGAGATCGTCATTGGTCGAGCGGTACACCCGCAACCATCGCCAGTGTCCCCGCCAACGGCGGTCGAGGGCAACGGCGCTAAAAGAAGCGGCCCACCCAGCCACCGAGCACACACAGACACCAACAACCACGAACCACAAGCGCACGCGATACATCGGCCCGCGTAAAAAACCAAACCGCCACCCAACGGGCCACGTGTATTTAGAAAAAAAAAGACCACAAACTTTTTTCCTTTTCCATCTTCTTTTCACGCGTCTGTTGGAGGCGCGGGAGCAAAGGACGCCGGCGGCTCCCACGCGGATCGTCGTCGAAAGGCGCGCGACATCTGGCCCGGCAAAGAGGCACGAGGCAAAGAGACCACCCAGAGGCACTCGTGCAGGCCTGATGGTCCTCGTCGGACTCGACACGGGCACGCCCAAGGCCGCCACCGGTGGCACGGCCCTGGTCGTGGGGCCTCTTGTCGAGGCCAAGGCGCGCGGCAGCGAGGCGGCACGTTTCGACTGGCTCGTCGGCGACTACAGGCGCGCCACGCCGACGCCCGACGTCGCCCCGGTCGACAGGGCGGCCACGCGCGAGGCCTCGGACGACGACATCGAGGCCGAACTCGAGGCGCTCCATCAGGCGCGCGGGACGCTGGCCATCGTCGCGCGGCGCGCGCGCGAGCGCCTGGGCGTGCCGGGCTTTGCGCCCGACCGCAGCCTTCAAAAGCGCACCCTCGATCAACTGGACCTGTGGGCCGCCGCGCTCCAACGGCGCGAGGCCTATCTCGGGGCCGAGTGGTGCCGACGTCACCCCCTCCCGCACCGCGTCGGCCCGTGGCGCCGACTGTGCGCCTACCTGTCGGGCATGCGCCGACGCCGGCCCGTGCCCTCTACCAACGCCCTGGCGTGATCTCTTTGTTTTTTTTTGCTATCGCTTGTTCTCTTTGTTTTTTTTCCTCTGCCGCTGGCGCTCTCTTGTATTCATTTTCCTGTACAGTACATATATATATATATAGACACGCCGATGCGCGATCTCTTTTTTTTGTACGCTTTTTTTGCCGTGTGGGATCATAACCAGCGCCGAGCGGCGGCCAAGGCGCGGACTCACGGCCAATGTCGCTCGATTCGGGACCGCCCTCTCGCGCCGCCGAACCCGCGCGCGTGTCGCTTGGCAAAAGCGCGCTCTGCCTCTCCTTGTAAAAAACGGCCAAACAAAGACGCACAAAAAAAGGGCGGCTGCGGTGCAGGTTGCGCAAATGCGGCACGATTTTTTTAACCAGGGACCTTTCAGAGGCGACGGATTGCGCGCCCTACAGGCGACCCGGTCGCGATCGCGGCCGGGCCGTACGGGAATCGGCCAGTTGTCAACAAGCATTGGCCGGGTCGTCCAGGAGCGTGTAGAGGTCAGACACATTGTCCACGTTGGCCAACAAAACGCGCCCCATGGGGTTGAACACCACCTGTGGGTCGGACGGCACGATGGGACGGTAGAAGCGCTCGATGTGGCCATCGGTGACGGTGCGCCCGCCGTGGGCCGCCTGGAATTCGGCCAGCGTGAGCAAGTGTCCGCGGTCGCCCTTCTGGGCGCCCGATACGACGGCGGCGCGCGAGGTGGCGTAGGGCACGTAGAACAGGTCGACCGCCGCCAGGCCGCCGTCGGCCATCGCGCTGGCGAGGTACGAGGCGATGCTGCCGAGCGCGCTGCGGTCGCCGGTGGGTCCCAGCATGCTCTTGGCCTTGGCGACGACCGCGTCGAGGCGCGCAAAGTGGTGGCCGCTGTGACCGTACGGCCCCAGCGGCGTCTCCTCGATCTCGGCCAACGGACACGAAGGCACGACGGCCACGTGCGCGCCGGGCGCGGGCGCGGTGACGGGCAACCACGCCAGGCCGTCGGCCACCAGGACGACGGCGTCGGGGGCGTCGTGCGCATACTTGGCCAACTTGCGCGCGAGACGCTCGGCCTCGATGGGTCCGCCGCCCAGTTCGATCGCGTTGATCACCACCTTGGGCGTGCCGTCGTAGTTGAGGTAGGGCGCTGTGGACACGACCGCGGCGGAGCGGCGCCTGGCGTCCGGTCCGGTGTAGTTTGCCATCGACGCGTCGCGGTGGTGCTCGGCGTACACGCGCAGCATCTTGCCGGTAATGCGCGAGCCGGTCGCGACCAGCGTCTCGGCTGGCAGGGCGCCGACGCGCGCGGCGCACTGGGCCACCGTCATATGGCCCAGGCCCGTGTTCCAGGCGTGTCCCGCGATGCCCTGCGCGTGCGACAGGGCGCGAGGCCCCGCCCTGTGTGTGCCGCGGGCCGTGAAGGCGGGCGCGACCTTTGCCTTGACCGCGAGGCTCTCGACGGGGGCGGCCAAGGCCGCGGGCGTCGGGGCGAGTTCAGGCGCGGCGGCGCAAGGCACCGGCGTCTTGAGCGCGGCCACGGCCTCTTGGAGCGTGGCCACGAGGCCCGCGACGTCGACCATGCGCTGACTCGCGGCGGTGGTGTTTGTTTGTGGGGTGGTCGCGGTATCCGACATGGCGGTCTGCGGCACGGTCACACGAGGGAGGCAAAGGACAAAAGGGAAGAGGAGCGGATGGGAGGATGGGTCTGCAGGTGCAGAGAGGTGACGACTCGGTTGCAGCGCGCGATCTCTTTTGTATGGTGTCTGCCACGGGCGGCGCGCGCTCTCTGAAAAAAAAATCGTCCTTGGCGTGGTGGCCACACGCCGGGTCTCTCATCGTTTTGTTTTTTTTTGCGTGTGCGCTCAGCAGGCGCCTCGCCGGCACCCCTGTGCAACCTCGTGGCCGTCTTGTGGCTTGGACAAATGCGCCCCATCCTCATCGGTTTTTTTCTCGGTCTCTACGCTGGCGGCCGCGTATGCCCTTTGCTTTTCCAAAAATCTCCCATCACCCATCGTCATCGGCCTGGTGCAAGTTTGGGCCGGTCCCTTTTGCGCGGTGTCGTCGAGCAATCGAAAGGAATGTGCGGACGACGGACGCGCCTGCAAGCGACGACGTGACAGCGGCAGCCCGACCACACGGACCCGCTCTCCTGCAGAAATAGCCTTTTTCTTTTTTTTTTCCTCGAAAAGCGCAACTTTGGACGAGCAGGAAAGAAGGGAAAAGGAGCCCAAACAAAGAGATGCCGTGTCGCCGACGAGTGCGCGTCCCGATCAGAGAGGCAACCAGAGAGGATGACGAAAAGGGCGCCCGACAAAAGAGGCGGAAAGAGACAGTGGCCACGCGACCGCGGTTCGGCTCTCGGTTGGTCTCGGTCTTGGTCGTATGGCCGGTCCTGCTTCCGCCGTATGAGGGCGGCCGCGACGCCATCGGGCGTGACCTTGTCGCCTCTGTCATGGCGACGAGGCACGATAAGAGGACAACCATGTATGGAAGCGCGGAGTGACTTTCGAGAGGCATCGGGACGCCTGGCCAGTGGATGCGGCTGACCAAAACAAAAGGGCGCGCACACGCACGCGCACCGCACGAACTGAAAAAGGAGAGGGAGCGTGGTGTAGCCCCTTGCCGTCGCCGAGTGTGTCTGGCCCATGGGGGAGGATTCGCCGTTGGTCGGTCGGGAAAAAGGCGAGCCCTGCACGTGCGGGAGGACCCGGAAAAAGAGGGCACGATTGCAGCCGGTCTTATTTTCTCTGTGGGGCGTGTGAGCGTGCTTGTGTGCGCGGGTATGAGTCGGCTCGCGGGACGCTCCGAGTGCCGTGCCAATGGCTCGCGGCCTGACGGCTGGTCGTTGACCAGCATTAGCCACAACAACACTCAATACGGCCACACAGACAAGGGAAGGCGCCGATTTTGGGGCGGCTTTTCCTGCCGTCGGGGCTCAGGGAAGGCTTTATCGAAAAAAAAATCATCGTCGAGTAACGTGCGCCGGTGGTGCATTGCGCACCGAATTTTGTATGTCATTGTGCGACAAGGTTGTGCGGTTCTCTGGGGCCATCAGAGGGGACGCCAGTTCTTTCATGGACCCGTTGCCGCGCTCACAAGAGACCAAAATGGAGGGAGGGACGTCCGCGCACCACGACCTGGAGACCGACAAGGGCAACGACAACAACAAGGACAGGACCATCACCGCCGACGCCACCACGCACAGGCTCATTGTCGGTGACGCGCTCTGCGTCCTCAAAACGCTGAATGACGCGAGCGTCCAGTTGATCGTGACGTCGCCGCCCTACGACGTGGGCAAGGCCTACGAGGCGTCACGCGCTCGGCGCGGCAGCCTCGCCGAGTATGCCGCGTCAATGCGGCCGATCATCGCAGAGGCCGAGCGCGTGCTAGCGCCCGGCGGCGCCATTTGCTGGCAGGTCGGCAATCGCGTGAGTGACGACGGTATCGGGATCGACCCGCTCGACTGCGTGTTTCATCCGCTGTTTCGTGACGCCGGCTTTACACTCAAAAATCGAATCGTCTGGCGCCAATCACACGGCCAGCACATGACCGATCGACTGTCGGGACGGCACGAGACCCTCCTGTGGTACGTGCGCACCGACAGTCCGGTACCGCCGACGTTCAACCTCGACGATGTGCGCGCCCCCGCCGAGTTCCCCGGCAAGCGGGCCTACCGCGGCGCTCGCCGCGGCGCCCTCACGGGCAACCCGCTGGGCAAGAACCCAGGCGATTTTTGGACGCTGGCGCGCACCGAATGGGACGCGTGCGAGTGGGCCTTTTCCAGCGTCAAGGCCGGTCACCCGGAGCGACGCGGGTGTGCGCATCCGTGCCCGTTCCCCATCGAACTGGCCGAGCGCTGCGTGTTGGCGTTCTCGCGGCCCGGCGACACGGTGCTCGACCCATTTGCCGGATCGGGTACGACGGCCGTCGCCGCGCGCTTCCACGGTCGTTCGTCCATCTCGATAGACCAATGTGCTGCCTACCTTGAAGCCGCTGCGGCACGCATCGAGGCCGGCGACGCTGTCCCGCGCAAACTGCCGTCGCGAGTGCCCTCGCCTTTGGACAATCAACCGTCGCCGTCTTCCTCGCCGTCGACGGGTGACAAGCGCAGACGTTATCCCGACGAGTGGCTCCCAACGCTAAAGGGGCACCTCAAAAAGCCGCGCATGGCGCCACGCTCCGAGGCCGACTATGGGGTCGCCGTCGGTGACGCCGCTCCTGCCGATGAACCACGCCACAGTACGCAGGCACCGGACAACGTCGCCACGGGCGCCGTCTTCTAGAGAAAAAGAGGGCGGGCAAAGGCGGACGAGACGAGGCCCCCATTGGGCGCAGTACCAATGCGACAACCGCAAAGGGCAAGCGCGCGCCGAAAAAATGCATTTTGCGTGACCAAAGAAACAAAAAAAGAGGCACTAACAAACAACAAACAAAAAGAGAACAAAAGAAACACGACCCCCCTTTCGCAAATAGAGCCAAGTCGACAGAGCATCGCATCTCTCTCCTTGGCGTGCCCGTGCGCCGACATGGACAGAAACGGGGACACTCCGCGGCCGTGGGGACGCGCCGTCGCCGCCGGCCTCTTTGCCGCAGTCGGGCTCGCCGTTACGACAGCAACCGCGGCCATGACGCCTCTAGGCGGCCCGTGGCTCCACGGAACTGCCGACGGTCTCGACCACGCCATGATGCGCGCCGATGACCATCACTAGACCGCCCGGTTGACCTCACGATGCTCCTTTTTCTTCCTTTGCCTCGCGCACGCGCACTGTTGATCGCACAGAGAAAACGTGCGGGAAAAAAAGATAAAATAAAAAACTCGGAAAATGTTATGAAAGAGGCGGCCAGCAACAGCGTACCATTGGCGCCGCACCCGGCGACGCGTCCAAAAAACCAAAACAATAGGCCAAAGGGAAAGAAGGAAAAAAAGCCAAAGGAACCGACCACACGAGTCCGCTCTTTTTTTTCCTTCTCTCTGTCCCCCATCACAAATCCGCGCCTTTCGCCTCGCCGCTGCTGCCGCGCGCGAGAACCCCCCGACTCGTCCTCGCGTCTCTGCTCCACTTTGCGCGACGCCATCATCGAAAAAACGAAAAGAAGAAAAAAGGGCCAGTTAAAAACGAGATGCACGCCGCATGGATCACTCTTTTGGTGCTCGCCACAATGGCACCGGTCGAGTCACAGGCCGCCTGTGACGGCGGCAGCGGACTCCGCCTCTACCACGGCGACGCCATGTCCTACTGCTTTGCCGACGACCGCATGCACGGCGCGCCGCTGACGTGCGTCGCGGTGCCCTACCTCGAGGATGCCCACGTGTTTGCCTTTGACTCTGGAGACGACGCCTGCGGCGACGGTGCCCGTGCCACTCTCCCGACGGCGCCCACGTCGCTCTCGATCATTGGCACGCCGACCGTGGCGACGCCCACCCACAACAACACCGCGCGGCTGTGCCGGCCCGATCCCGTCACTGGGCGCGTCACGTGCCCCACCGACGCCGGCGACGATGGCACGGCGCCCTGGCTTTGGGTGGTGGCCAAGGTTGGCGGCGGTGCCAACAACACCGACGGCGGGCTCTACAGCGGCGATCTCGTGACCGTGCGCTGGCTCCTGGGCGGCGCCTCTGCCTGTGGCCTCGTCGACAATGTGCTCGTGTGCGATGGGACAGCGCCGTCGTCGGTCTTTCATGTCGTCGTCTAGAATCGTCTACCAGACCTCTTTTCTTTTTTTTTGCGCACGCGTGCCTCTCCCCTCTTCTCTGTGATTTCCGTCCCTTGCACGTCATCAAAACAACTTGCAAAGAGTGCCTCTTTTTTTTTCTTGGCCAACCCTTTTTCTGTGTGTGTGCCTTGGACAACATCATGGACATAAAAGCACAAAAATCATAGAAATGGTTGCGTCAAAAGAAGGAAAAAAGGCAAGAAGCGACAATGGCGGGCCTCTGTGTTTTTTTGGTGTGCGCTGCATGCCGGGTCCGCACAACAAGGAAAAGAAAGTTTCTGAAAACAACGACAAAAGGGAATGCCATGTTTTTATTTGGATGGGGGAGCACAAAAGAGACAGGGAAAAACGGACGTCGTGCGGCCGGCAGCAAGCATGCAAATGTTGGTTGCGCGCCAAAAGGTCTGCGGCGACCGAACGGGCAAAAAAAAGCAAAAGGGAAAAAGAGGCGCGCGCGCTCGACCCCAGGGGGCTCGCTCAGCGGCGTCCCTTGCCGCCCCGCTTGCGGCGACGGACTTTGGGTGAGCCCTCTGCGGCGGCGGCGGTGGCCAACGGCGACTTGCGCGTCTCGGGCAGCGTTGGGGGTACCTCTCGAGCGGGCCGCGGATACGAGACTGGCGCGGTCTTGGAAGCGGCAGCCGCCACGGCAGCGGCAAAACTAAACTCGGGTCTGACGACCGCCGCTGCCGACGCAGGCGACGGCGGTCTGCGATCGATGGCGATGCCGTTGGCCGTCGCAGCCGGCGCGGGCGTCACCGCTGCCGCAGCGGCCTTGGCCGCCTGTGCACGGCGCTCCCTCTTGGCGCGCTCTTTGGCGCCCGAGCGATGTCGCTGCGGTTGCGGCGCTTCCCTGGGGTCGTGTTTGCGTGATCCGCGCGGCGACCGACGGTCGGTCTCTTGCTCTTCGCGCGTGTGCTCGTCGAGATGATCGCCTTGATCAGCCCAGTCGCAACGCACCGGCGACATCACACCAACGGCAACGGTGGTCGGGGAGAGCGGCGCATGTTGGATCGTCTCGGGTGGCGCGCACGCATCGGTCCAGGACGCAGTGACGGACACAAGAGTCGCCGGTGGAGTGGCGCGAGAGGAGTCGGTCATCGGCGTCGTTGTGGACGACATTGGGTTCTTGGCGGCGTCACCGCCAGACGTGGGCAAGACGATGCACGGCGACGGCATCGCCGACGAGTCTGACGTCGCGACAGCAGCAGCAATGGGGGCGGCCGGCCGGAGGTCGTCGGTGGCGGGAGCGGGACAGCCACCGGCCAGGGCCATGGCGAGGCACTCGCGGTGGCCGGCAGACGCGGCCCCCTTTGTCGTACGCTCGTCCCACGGGCACGGCGGGCAAAGGCGGCGCAACCACACGAGCGCATCAAGGTGGCCGTTACTCGCAGCGGCGGCGCATGCCGCCGCATCCATGGGCACGCCACGCGCGTACAGGGCCACCATGACGGCCACTCGGCCCGTGGCGGCTGCGGCGGCAAAGACCGTCGGGTCCGACGGACAGCGGTGACGTTGCCGCCACGCGCGCCAGGTCGCCTCCGCATAGGGCTGGGGTTTGGGGACGCGCGCTGCGCCCCAGCGCATGCCACAGAGCCAGTAGATCATCTTGAAATGGCCCTGTGTGGCGGCCGCCGCCAGTGCGCGCGCGTCCCACGGGCATGGGTCGTCTCCGTCGCGCAGCCACGCAATGACCTCGATGAGACCCGTGGCCGCAGCCGCGGCGCACGTCGTCTCGTCCCAAGGGCACGGGGCGCCGCCGAGGGCCTCGTCGCCTGAGCGCAGAAACTTGAGCGTGTTGAGGCGTCCGGCGGCGGCGGCCGCTGTGCACGCCGTGGCGTCCCATGGACAGCCGGCCAGGCGCAGCCACAGGATGGCATCGTGGCGACCCTCAGCGGCGGCCTGTGCGCACGTGTCGAGTTGGAGACCGCGAGCGCCGACCCAGGCGGCCGCCGCCGCGTGCATGCCCGCACCGCTCATCATCGTCGTCGTCATGTGGATCGTTCTTTTTTTTTCCCGTTTTTTACTCGCCCACAGCCTATTTCGTCTCCCCTTGCCTTGGTTCTATGGCGGTGTGGGTCGAGGGGCGTGCTGCCCGGTTTGCGCCGATGAAGGGGCGATCTAGGAAAAAACTTAACTTTAAAAAAAAAAGAAACAAAAAGGGAGCGACGGACGGGGCTGCGGTTGCACGGCCACCTCTTTTGTTTTGCCCTCTTCTTTCCTTCTCGATTCAGAGTTGTGCGGGTGCAAGTCGGCGTCGCTTCTTTCGCGCGCGCTTCTGCCGACCTGGTCAAGAGGCCGTTGTCGAAAACGAAAAAAGAAGAATAGACCGAGGCCGCGCGAGTGTGCGCTCGCGACGCGAGTGGACGGCGGACTCTTGCTGTTTTGCTCTTTTCTTTTTTTTTCCCTATTTTTTCTTTCTCGATATCCGAAACCAATGGGCGCGCGAGATACACCGGGCGGGAGAACCGGACCCTGCAAAGAAAAAAAAAGAGAGGACGACACGCCGGGACTAGGGCGACGCTTCCCGACCCGGCGGCATTTTCTTTGCCCTCGATAGACCAACAACCGAGCGCCCAACAAAGGGAAACGGCAGGAAAAAGAAAGCCGAAATGCGGGAAACCCCACAAACAAAATAAATAAAAAAAGAGGAAAAAAAAAGAGACGAAAAGGCGTCAGCGGGCAGGTCGGGAGATAGATGGCCGACGATAGAGTCGCGCATTGTTTTTTGGCCTCGCTCTTTTTTCTGTTTTTCAAAAAGACGAAAACCCGTGTGCACATTTGGGGAGGGGGAGAAAGAATGACAAATGGACCAAGAAAATAAATAGTCCCCTTTGTGTGTCGATTTTTTGTTCTCTCCCACACACGGCTCTGGCGCCTGTCAGGGGCATATGCGCTCAAAGGCGTCGCGGGCAGCGGCAGCGACGGTGTTCACGGCTTCGATCGCCACGAGGTCGGCCACGGCGCCCGGTTCGACGCCAAACACACGCGCCGCTTCCCAGAAGGGCCGCGTGAGCACGCACCCGGCCCGAGGTCCCGGTCGGCCCGCGGCATCGCACGCGGCGTCGTCGTCGATGGCCACGGCCGTGGTCTCGGTGATGACATCGGCGGCAGAGACGGCGACGGCCAGGGGCGCACGGCGCTTGTCGGCAGAGTCGGGCGCGCACCGGTGACGGCACCCATCGGCGACGGTGCGCAGGTCCAGCGCCGCCCACACGGCACGTCCGCGCGCGATGGCGCGGTGCATGGAGCCGGCCGGCACGTGCACGACGCGCATGGGCAGGCCGGCGGCGCCCATGGCCACTATGGCCCGTCGCAAGTTGGCGCCGAGGTCGATAAAGGCCGCTCGCGACGCGCCCGGCCCCCCAACGCCGGTGAGGCCGGAAAAAGCCATGGCGAGCGGCGCGCCCGACCAGGGACTGCGAGGCGCAACGCCGGGTACGGCCGTCGCCACCTCTACGCACGAGGGCGTCGCCGACCACGGGACGCACGAGGACGCCCGCGGGGTCGAGGTGGCCTCGTCCGCCAGGACGTAGAGCGTGCGGCCGAGCGCCGCGTCGTGCGCCCGCCAGAGGACGTGGGCAGCGGCGGCGGGCGCATAGGCAGCGCATCGCGCGACCGGCACATGCGCGACACGCGGCAGTCGCGCTTCAAGATCGGCGGCGAGCCAGCCGAGAAGGTTGTCCACGCGTTGCACCTCGGCGGGCGCGGCCCGCACCGATGGCGTCGCGCTTGCCGCGGTGCTGACAGGTCCCGACTGCGCGTGCACGGGCGTCGCATGGCGATCCGAGAGAAAGCGCGCCAGCGACGACGGGGTCGAGGGCCACGCGGCCGGGCCGGCGGTCCAGCGCGCGGCGGTCTCGGGCGGCATGAGCGAGGCGGCACGGCCAGAGCCGGCCAACGCGGCCAGGCCCGTCCAAAAGCGCGCGGCGACGAGGAGGAGCGCGTCGCGCGGGGGTCGCGGGCAGCGCCGTCCGAAAAAGTCGCCCTCCACGACGCTGAGCAAGGCCAGTTGCTCGACGTCGGCGGTCAGGCTGTCGCGGCAGTCGAGCGCCCCCACGAGGCGGGCCATGGTCGCGTCGACATAGGCCGCCATCGACATGGCGTCCAGATCGGGCAGCGCGGTCGATCGGCGCGGCGATGACGGCACCCGCGACGACGCTGCCGTAGGTGGCGCCACCGAGAGCGTCGTTGACGAGGTCGAGGATGACATGGCGGTGGTGATGTTGATGATATTGATGATATTGATGATAATGATAATAATGATGATAATGATGTCCGTATGGGCGTCTATGCAGGCGCGTGCGTTGTTGTTTTTCTTCCTTTGCGGTCTCGCGCGGCTCAAAAAGAGGCGAAGCGGGTGCAAACACGACGCCAAGAGACGACCGGCACGAGGCGGGAAGGGGGAGAAAAGGAATGAAGAGGAAAAAAAGAAACAGACGACAAGGCGACTGTGGGACGGCAAGGGTGCCGGGGAAAGCGCGCACAAGGAAAGGGGTCGCAGAGACACGGGACCACCACGCACGCGCACACCAAGACAACGGAAAGAGGGCACGGTCAGTCCCGGCTACAGTGGAAACGGAAAACCGCCGTTGCTGGCGTCTAGAGGCAAGGAGGTGGCAATCAGAGAGGTGAGCGCGTACCGTTGCGTGGTCGTGCGACAGTGTGGTGTCGGCGTAGACTTGACGCCGTCGTCGCAAAGCCCCACCAGAGCACGCAACGCACCGACCAATGGCGCACCGCTATGGTATCTTTTTTTCCTTTCTGCGCGCTGCAACGGATTTCCGCTGTTGTCTCGGTGTAGCGCAAGAGAGCCGCGACGCATGCGCGGGGCGCCCAAACTATTGTCGGCGCTCTAATTGGACGTCATCTTGATGGCCGTCGCAGAGCCAAAAGAGCGACAGAAGAAAAAAGAAAGCGCCCGTGCAGGAGCGCGGTGACGCGCGCAAAGGGCTGCCCAGAAAAAAGGCAACGAACAGGCGGCCCAAAAAAAAGGACAAAGAGAGACGCGGACCGCACAGACTGACCGCCGCCCGCCCCGCGCCGACAAACAACGCCACAGCGACGACCTATCGACGCTTTTTTTTGTCGTGCGTGCGCAAAGAGAGAAAAAAAAAGAGGGCCAACAAAGACCGCAGCGGCTCTGTTTTTTCTCTCCACCTCGCCTTTTCGGCCCGCGTCATCTTGCCTCTGCTCGCCTCTGGCCTTGCGCCCCATCCTCTTTCACCAGCCGGCCACACCGTCGATCGACGCCACTCGCATGTCTGCCAAGACGAGGAAAAGCGGCCCATCTGGCCCTTTGGCCGGACCGAGCACAGACCGCGCGCGTGACAGACCGCCCATGCGCGCCATAGGCGACGGCGACGGCGACGATGACTGGGCGCCGCCTCGTGCCCCGTCCAAGCCCGTGCTCACCATATGCATGGACACGCGCCGCCAGGCGGGACGACGGGGTGCGCGCGTCAGCATTTCGGCCGCCGCCCCTGCCCCTGTTGCAAAGACTGCCGGCGCTGCTGGGTCGGTCCTAGGGCTACCCGCGTCTGTTGGACCCGCCCCGACCGCAGTCGAGCCCGCGGCGCCACCTGCCAGAGTGGTGCGTTCGTGCCCGTGGGCGCGTCCCCCCACTAACCCCAATGCCCCCGATGCGGTCGCCGTACCTGGCGTGTCCAAGGCGCGTGCCCCGGTCGATTCCCGTCAGGTCGTCGAGAGCGCACGCACCGGCGACGCCAACCCAAATACGAGTGATGGTCCTCGTGCGCCGAGCGCCGAGCCTCGCGTCGACTCGCAGGGCGACGACGACAATGGCGACAACCGACGCCGCCTTGGCAATGGTCGCGATGATCACAATGATCATAATGACCACAACACGAGCGCCGACAGGAATAGGGCTGCGCGCAAGGTCGATACCCATGCCGGCGACAGGGAGGACAACGCCGACAAGGGTCATTCTTTGCGCGACAACGCGCAAGACCGCCGCGACCCTTGCGACGACGCCAAAAAGGCCAATCCCGCCGCGCAAGGCGAGGACCGCCGCACGCACACTGACCGACGGCGTCGGGAGCCGGGGTTCGGCGCCAAGGGGCCGCGCATGCAGTGGTGCCGCCGGGACGCATCGCTCATTGCCAAGACGCAAGAGCGCGAGCGACTCACGCGGCGCCTCATCGGCGCTCTCGTCGGGCGGCCCTACGGCCTCACGCTGAGCGAGGTGACGACGCTCGCCGAGGAGGTTCTCGACAGGCCCTGCACGATGCACGACGCACGGCTCCTCGTCTCTGAACTCCCGCGCGACATGGTCGTCGTGCGGCGCATGATGACCCCGTGGTTTGTGCCGCGCACGGCCGTCGCGCTCGACACGCGCGTCGCGCTCGACCGCGTGGTGGCGCCCGCCGTGTCGCGCGCGCTGTGGCAGCGCGGCGCCGGCGCCGGCATAGACATACGCCACCTCGACGTGAGCGTGCTCACCAACACGGGCACCTCGCTCCGCGTGCACTCTGTCAACTATGCCAACGGGAGCATACGCGGCCTGCTCGGCATGCTGCCGGGCGTCGTGGGTCGCATCGAGGATATTGCCACGCGCACAGTGGTCTACCCGGCGCAGCACATGCGTGCCACCGCGCTCTTTGCCCCGCTCGACGAGGGCGACGACCGGGCCGGTGCCGCAGAGACCAAACATGCCCAGGACGAGGCCCACTACGAGACGATCGATACGACAAGACGAGAACAACAACGACAAGATGCAATCACGACGACGGCGGAACCCAATGCGCCGACCGAGTCGGGATCGACGCCGGCTCACAACGGAGCCTGCGACGCGGCCGTGTCGCGTGCGGCGCGCGTGACCGTGGTCCTTGTGGAGACGGTCGACGGGGCGGCCGCCGCCTGTGCACACGCCACCGAGGCCGCCGTGGCGTCGGGCGCGCCGGTCGTGGTCGACGCGCGCGGTCTCATGGCCGGGCGCCACGCGCGCGGACCCCCCATCGGCCTGCTGCAGATCGGCGTACCGGGCGGCGGGCCGGTCTACCACCTGGACATGGTCGGCCTCCATGGCGCGTGGTTTGCCGATCCGGCCCACGGACACGCCGTCGGCTCGTCCGAACTCTTTGCGGCGCTCGGCATCGCGGCGCTCCTCGGCGATCCGCGAGTCATCAAGGCCGCCTTTGACTCGCGCCTCCTGGTGCAGATGTTTTGGCGTCGCGCTTCGTGTTCCGTGGTCAACGTCTTTGACCTCGGACGTACGCCTCCCTTTCCCAATCTTGGCTATCCTTATTATTTTTAATTATTAATTATTATTATATATTATTTATTGTTGTTCTTTCCCTGCCCTGATGGGCGGCGCCCCTTCTGTTTCGACTCTGACCTTTGTGTGTCTCCTTTCCCTGTGCGTGCGCGTTGTGATCTACCTGTATCTATATTTTTTTCGCATCATCACATGTGCGCCACTTTGCACACGGGCGTTGCTACCGTCGGCTGCGCATCTGGCATGAAAAAACCATTCTGCAGTGGCGGCGCGGGCACTGGGCGCGCAAGTGCGCAACGGGTGGTCCGAGAACGACGTGCTGGCCGTCGTGGGCATGACCATCGACGCCAACGCCAACGAGTTGGAGGCGATGAGCGCCACCGACGCCTGGGCATGGCACAGGCGTCCCCTGGCGCCGCGGGCACGCGCTGCCGCCGCCCGTCAGGCCGTCACGCTCGCACGGGCCTACCAAAAGGTGAACCCGACGTTGGCCGCCGACGAGGCGACCGACGAGGCCGCCGCCTGACCGGTGCCGCTCTCTTCTCCCGTCGGCCGGTAAAAGAGAAATAGATAGAGATGGAAATGTGCAGAAAAAAGGATCAAAAAAAGATCGCGCGCAAGACCATTCTCGTCGCCAGATCATTTTATTCCCCGTTGTGTTTTTCTCTAAAGGCAAAAGGCGGCGGTCCGCTGCGCGCCTTGGCGTGAGCAAAAAAAGGCCTCGCCGGTCGAGACTCAAAAAGGAAAGAGAAAAAGGGAGGAAAAAAGAAGAGACATATTCGCGACGTCGCCCTCCGCGCTGCGGTCTGGGCAAATGAAAAAGGGCACGCGCTGCGCGACGCGGGCCGATACACGAGGAAATCGGGCGCCTCACCAAGGCAAAAGAGCGCAAAAGCGACCGGCCTCTTTCTCTGACTTTTTTTTTTCGTCTCTGTTGCGTCGATATTCTTTTTTTTTCTTCTTCCTTTGTCTCGACCGAGCGCGCGCCCCACCCAGTTTTCCCCCAGGCACCCGGCGCCAAACCCCAAGCGCAAATCGATCCCTTTTGTTTGGTTTCTCTTTGATTTTATTCTTTCTTTTTTCCCCTTTTTTTCGTTTTCTTTTTTCTTTTTGCGTGTGGCCCGCGCCGTCATGGCGAGCACGGCCAAGTGGGCGGCGATCGGCGCCCTTCTGGCTGCCGTTGCCGTCGTGCAAGCACACGGGTTGTGTCGCGTCGTCACGCACAAGACGCTGGCGGAACGGACAGACGACCAAGGGCGGCAACTCTACCTTGCGGCCGTCATTGTCGTCAACCTCGACGACGACGACGACGACGACGACGGCACGGCATCCGCCGGTGGTGCCCAAGGGGTCATTGGCGACAGAGAGGACGACAGCGATGGCGCCACGGCCTGGGCCACGGCCTCGTGGGTCGACTCGGCACAGCGCCATGCCCTCCGTCGCACACACCGACCCGGCACGATCGTACCGTGTGCGGGCGCCCGAGCCATTGCCCGTGGCGTCAACTCGCCACCACCGCCACCGCCGCGTCGATCCGAGCCAGGTGCCGGGCCGCGCATCGCCGCCCTCTGCGCGGCGGCAGCGGCCGTCGGGCTCGTGCTCGGCTGCGGCATGCTGGCGTGCGCATTAAAGACCGAGTGCTGCCGCCGTGTCTGGCGGCGGCACTCCCACGCCGCCTGGGACGACAACGACGACATCGCTGCCCACCGCCTCGTCGACTCTGTCTTTGGGTGAGGCCTCTCCCATCGCGGCGATGGATATAGCCGATTCTTTTGTGCGGGCCTGTGGCCCGCACGTGGCCCCGACAAAGGGATCGTATCCGACACTCGCCGCATCTGTCCTCGCTTTTCTTCTCGCAACACCCGATGCACGCAAAAAAAACAGGGCGCAATGACGAGATGATGACCAATAGCCTTTTTTTCTTGTCCTTGCATCGACAACCGAAATCGAAACAAGGAAAGGGTGCCGATTCTCTGTGGGCACCGCCGGGGCCATGTCTTGGCTGCGCCCTCGACTGCCCGACCGAGAGAGGTCTCACACACACACACACACACACACACACACACACACACACACACACACACACACACACACACACACACACACACACACAAAGAGAGCCCAACGGCACGAAAAAGGGGACAATTGTCTTTTGTTTTTCATTTGTCAGGTTTTCTCCTTTTTCCTCCTTTTTCCCTTTTTTCAAAGTGGGTCGTTCTGGGCCGCGCGTGCGCCGGCAGGGATCGCGGTGGGCATCAAACACTGAGCCCACAACGGGCGCTCTAGCCGTCGTCCATGCACAAAGCCATCGCCAGCGGAACGATTACGGCAAGGGCGATGGCATAGGCCTTGAACAGCGCCCACCCGATTCCGGGGCCGCCATAGATGGGGTCGTCCTCTGAGCCGGGGTCGTCTTTACTGGCGTCGCTGATCGTCGGGTCCGTGCGCACCAGGCGATAGGCAAAGGGACCCGCCGGTACGGCGCTCATGGAGAGGGACGCTGCGCGCTTGATGATCAGCGCACGCAGCGCCGCCTGGGCGTGCGGCCCGAGCGATGTAAAATCGCGACGGGGCATCGACCAGCCCTCGCAGCACGACGCATAGACGGCGTCAGTCCCGATGACAGACGACGATGGCGGCGGTCGGTCGGACCGCTCCGACGCAGGAGCGCAGGCGACGGCCGCAGCCAGCGCACGGTCAACAATGGGTGCCCATACGCCGTCGATCCGGCGCGGCCCCATTTCGATGGTCGCCGGCGCACCCGGCACCACACGCGCGCACAACATGCCGCAGTCGTCGAGCACGTCGAGGGCGATCCGCACAAAGGCAGCATCCGCGTGGGTGCCGTCGTCATCGCCATTACCGCCATTGCTATGGACCCGATGCGCATGGTTGTCCCGCGGACGTCTGTCGGCGTCGGCCGGCCGGCAGACGGTGGCTGCGCCTGCGCTCACCGCGCCGTGGACGTGCATCTTCCAGAGGGTCTCGCGGTCGCGCGGCGCTATCGGTTTGGAAGTCGCCGTCGCTGCCATCGTGGGCGCTTTGCCCCTGTGGGAGCGTCGCCCTCTGCCCGCGCGCCCACGAGACTGCCTGCGTGGCCTGTACGCCATTTATTCCTTTTCCTTCTTCTTCTTTTCAGAGATCTCTCTTTTTGTCCTCTGCTGGTACCGGGTTTTTGTCGCCTCGGGCCTTGGTCCGGGGGGATGTCTCTATGTCGACGGCGCCGACCACGCAGAGAGAAAAATGATCTTTAAAGGAAAAAAGAAAACCCCAAAAAAAAGACGCGGGGAGCGGGTTCGCCTTTTTTTTGTGTTGGCGGTCCTTTGTGGTCGGCGTCGATTTTTTTTCCTTTCTCTTCCTGCTCGTGCGCAACGGACGGCGCCAAAGAAAAAACAGGACAAGGTCGGCCTCTGTTGACTCTTTTTTTTTCTTTTAACAAAAAGGGCATCTCAAAATTTCCACCGTCCAATGCCCTTTTTTCCTTTTCGTATCGCCGGTGGCATCAAAGTCGGGATTGGCGACCGTCGTGAGAGCCCAACACAAAGGCCGACCGGGTTTTGTGTTCAGCGACCCTTTGCTTTGCCCAAAGCGACACGGGCACACCCATCCCTGTGGATCGCCCTTGGCGAGCGCCGGTAGATTATCTTGAAGGGAAAAAGAAAGAAAAAGAAAAAGCACAACAATAACGACGGCTGGTTTCGCTTTTCCTTTGCGACGCACTATCAGCATCCCCTCTGCTCGTGTGCCTCTATCACGCCGAGGTTATCGAGTCCCAGCCGATGCGTCAAAAAGTCGTCCGCCGGGGCCGTCCCCGAGGTCCGACCGCGGCCGCCACACGGGTCCGCAAACAAGGCGGCCGACCTCGTGCACCGCCCGGCTGCCTCACCTACCGCCGCAAGGCGCGGCAGCCGCTCACGCGCCTTTTGCCCGTCGAGATGCTGGCCGAGATTGCGCGCTGGACCGACGACGGCACGTTTGGCGCATGCCTGCTGGCGTCGCGCGATCTCGCATTGGCCTTTGCCCGCGAAGCCGTCCGGCGGCGCGCCTGGCTGGCGCAACCGCTGCGCCAACTCGCCGCGCATGGCGACACCCAGGGATTGGCGTGGGCGCGACGACGCGCCTGCGCTCAGGGTCGACCGCACTTTCGCTTTGGCCACGCGTGCTTTCACGCCGCGGCGGGCGCCGGCCGGCTGGCCACGCTCCGTTGGCTCTATGCCGACCAACGGCGCCACGGCCTCGCGACGTGCTGCTCGACGACGTCGGTCCTGTGCAAAGCGGCAGAGGGCGACCACGTCGACGTGGTGGCGTGGATGCTGGCGTCGATGGGCGCCCTCTGTTCGGTGGCGCACGCAGTAAATGCGGCTATCCAACGCGGAGCCTCGCGCGTGTTTGCGCTCCTCTGTCGGCACGCCGGCGGTACCGGTTTCGTGGACCGGCAAGCGTGCAAACACGCCACGGGCGTCGACGTACTGGTGGCCTTGGATCGCCGCGGGCTGCTCGATCCCGACGACATGGGCTCCCTGCTCCGGGCGGCGCCTCGGGACCGGCCCGACTCGGTGGACTCGGGCGTGGCGTCGATCGAGTGGCTGTGTCGGAGCGCCTTTGGCGACCGGTGCGACTGGAACCGGTGCGACGTGCGCAGCGCTCTTGGTACCATCATCCAGTTTGGCGTGTCGCGCGTCGCCGACTGGAGGCGCATGGTCGACACTGTGACCTTGCGCGTCCATTCCACAGACCTGTGGACCGACATACTCTACGCCGCGACTAGGCTCGACGCCGTCGATGTCGTCGGACGCGCCTGGCCGTTGGCCACACCAAATGCCGACACTGTGGGCTCTATCGCCGCTGGGTCGGGCAGCGCCGACGTGCTCGATTGGCTGACGACGCGATGCCGCGCCACGCTCGCAGACCACGGCCTCGCGTGGGCCAAGGCGGCGGCGAACCATCGTCGCTGGGGCCTCGCCCACCGGCTCTACGCCGAGACGGCGGCCACCGTGACGCACCCTCGGCGTCTTGCCGACGCGGCGACCGCGCTCTACCGATCGGCCATCGCATCGGGCGACGTGCCGGCGCTGGAGCGTATCCGCGTCGTGTGCGGCGACGTGCTCACAGAGAGCGCCGAGCGCGCCTCTTTTCACGCGGCCTTTACCCGCGAAGCCCGCTCTTTTTACTTTGAGCATCATGCAATGATCGCCTACGCGTGCGCCCACGTGCCCGACGTCGTCGCCCAGATGACCAACAAGATCGGGTCCGAATTTTCCGACGCGCCCGCCGGCGTATTTGCGTCGCTGTTGACTGCGGCGCCGCGGGTCAGATACGGCACCAGCCTGGTTTACTCGCTGCTCGCGAGCGGGCGCGACGACATCGCCGCGGTGCTCCTCGCCGCGCGCAAAGACCTCGCCGATCGCATTGACGAGTGCCCGGCAAAGGCGTCGACCCGCGTGCGCGCCCTCTTGCATCGCGAGTGCACCGAGGTCGAGCGCCTATGCGAATGGATGCGGCGGGACGATTCGCAGGCGTGTGGCCTCGTCGTCGCGGCCATGGCGTTGGGTCCCGACGCATGTGGCACGCTCCTATGGGAGGCAGCGCGCGAGGGCCGGTACGACGTGGCCGTCGACTGCGGGGCGCTGGCCGATTTGTGTTCGCCAGGGGCCGTGTGCGGTGCCGGCCTTGCTGCCTTGAGATACGGCAGACTCGATCTGGCGCGTCGCCTTTTCGCGCGGGCCGCCGCGCGTGGATGCACGCCCGAGCCGATCCAACTGTCGGGCACATTGGGGCGCGCGCGGGAGCGCAGCCTCGGCGAGGGCGAGGGCGACAACGCGACCGTCGACCAGCCATCGGCGTACGAGATCGCGGCCTATGCGGCGACGCTGCGGCCGACAACAGCATCGCCGACTGCACGCGACGTTGCCAACGCCGTGGCGGTCCTCGCCCATGGCGATGTCGCCTGCGGCCTCGCGATCCTTGGCGGTGTGCTTTCCGATGCACTGCACGGATCCCTCTCAAAGCAAGAGATTGGCCACGCCTTTACCATGGGCCGCTTGGACGGGCTCGCCTGCCTGTGGCGTGCGAGCGGTCCGTTGGCCGCCGAGGTCGTCGCCGCGATCGCCGAAAAGACCGAGGCGGCTGATCCAGCGCGCATCAAGGCCACCCTCGAATCGTGCGCGCGATTCGTGTCTGCAATATCGTGACCGTGCCCGTGCGTGCTCATGGGCCATTGTTTTTCCCTTTTTTCTTTTGTACTTTCTTGAACCTCTTTATTGTGTTGTTGTGCATCTCCAGACAATAAAGAAAGGCGCAAGTCGCGCCATATAGAGAAACAAACAATGTCAACATTCTTTTTTGTTGGGTCCTCTTTGGGCGGCAGAAATCCATATAGGCTAAAGCGCGTCCGTATTTTCTATTGTCCGTGTATTTCTCGACTTGTTTTTTATGTCTTTTTGGCGCCGGCATGGCAAAAAAAATAGAAAAAATGTATTGGGCACTTTTTCCGTCATCCTTTTTTTTTTGGCGTGCGCTCTCTGGGCGCCGTCTTTGCGCTCTCTGGGCGCAGGCGCAGGGTGCACTGTAATCGCTCTCTCGCGGTGCCTTTGCGACAAGGCAACGGACGTCTATTGGCGGCGCCCCTTTTCCTCTATGAAAAAAAAAGAGATGTGCCTCTGTGTTGGTTGTCGCCATGGTCGACGGTGGCGCCGATAGCCGATTTCTTTTCTTCTGTTTGTGTACCAAGCATAATTTTGGGCATTGCGACCCAACGGGGGAGAAAAAATGGGGCAGTGGCTTTGCGCGCCTCTGCCGTCAGTGGCGGTCGATGCATATGACCGCCGGCCTCCTGTGCCGCCTATACGCCCGATCGCCCCCCCCCCCTCTTTGAAGACGGAACCAGTAAAATGTCAAACATGATCCCTCGAAAAAAAAAAGACGACACGGCGCAGGCAGCGCCCAACGGCACGAATGGACCCCAGAGGGCTCGCCGACTTTTGTCTTTTTAGGGTTGATGGTCAACTCGCCGTACCCCAACCGGCGCCGATGCGAAATCAAAAGCGCCCGCCAACCAACGGGAAAAAAGTCAACTTGGAAAAGAAAAAATGGCCCGGCAAAACTCGGCATTCAGACGACGAGCCCGACGCCAGAGCGCGAATCGGTCGCGCTCATCCGAGTTTGCACAGGCCGGACCGGGAGCAACTGCCAAGTCGGGTTGGGGCTCGGCGCACGACTCTCGGCCGAAATTTTTTCTTTTTTTTTTGTGTTTTATTTCAAAAATGTGTCTTGTTTCGCCGGCATGAATTATGCGCGCTTTGGTCCAACGGCGCCGAAATCCGGCACGCAAGGCAACCGTGCTTGACCGCCCAACCGACCGCAGGCGAAAAACAAAGCGCAAATGGAATTGCGATTGAGCAAGGAGAGAGGTTCAACGGAATTTTGGTGTGAGGGGCGTCAGCGGCGGTCGGCAATCATGCTGATCGTCGACGCCGTGGCGGGATCGGTGGCGACAAAGGCATAGGCGCCGCCGACGAGCAGGGGCACGGGCGGTCCGGCGTGGTCCCCGTTGACCGTAAAGAGCACGCGGCCGGCGTCGGCATCGAGGCGCACGGTGACGGTGTCGTCGGTCGCCAGCGGCCGTGGCAGGGCCACGCTTGTCGTGTCGATCTCGCCATTGTGGCGATACACCAGGTGTCCGCTGGGACTCAGCAGCGCCAGATCGGGCCGCGGCCAGATGTCGCCGAGGGCCGTGCCGACGGCCTCGCGCACGCCCACAAAGCACGGCGTGGCCACCACGTACGATGCCTCGTGTCGGCCGGTGCTGTGGGCGGCGCGCGTGGCGACCACTCGCGATGGCGTGGACGTCGTCGCTGCATGGGACGAGTCGCCAAAAGCGTCGTGTCTGCCATCGATGGTCGCTGCCACAGGGCGGCCTGTGTCGTCTTGCGTACGCGATCCCGCACTGCGCGCTTTGACGGTGGCGGTGGCGGTGGCCGGGGTCGGTTCGGGGTCCGCACAGGGCACAGTGGTTATCGTCATTGCACCCGTCGCCCAGAGGCCGGCCGCAACGAGGAGAGCGGTCACGCACATGATCGGGTCGACCGGTCCGTACGCGATGCACGCGGCCGCCAGCACGCCCGCAACGGCACACAACCCGGCGGCCGCTATGCGCGAGCGGGTCCTCGTCGAAAATCGGCCGTGAGGCATCGCGTGTCTGTCTGCGACAATGTCCAAGAGCAACAACAGAAAAAGCAAGAAGAAGAAAAAAAGAGTGTCGGTGGCGAGCACGCACCTGGCCTCGTCTTTTTGTCTTGTGCCTCGGTCAAGAATCACAAAAAGGGGGAAAAAGCGACACAGGGCGCAATGTCGCCGTTGCGTGGGGACCAACCAGGCGGGGTTTGGCCCCTCTGTCATTTGGCGGTGTGGTCGCCGAAAAAAGGAAAAAATGCAACATCGTGGCGGGGATTGGGCGGCGGTCGAACCGTCCGTACGGCGCCGGTTTTGCTTGGCGTTTTTTTTCCACCGAGCAACAGGATGGCTTCGACGACCGTGCACCCCTTGCCCGCGCGTACGGCCTCGGCGTGGCCCACGCCTATCGAGAACGACAGCGAACCTCTGGGTCTGTCGCCGCCGACGGGCCTACATGACATGCCGCCCGAGTTGGTCCAGGCGATCGCCCAGCGCCTGGGCCATCCGCGCGACCTCGGGTCGGCCCAGGTCGCCTGGCGTCCGTTTGCCGACGCGACTCGCGAGCGCCTTTCCCGCATCGCGGTGCGCTGGGGCAGCCGGCACCCCGCGCGGCTGTTGGCGTCGGGAGCGCCTTGTGGCATTGTGCGGACTGCCCTGGCTGCGACGACGGTCCCGCTCGGTCCCTGGCTGCTCAGACACGCAGGCGAGGGCGGTCGCCTCGATTGCATGCGCCACCTGTGCGGAATCCTTGCGGTATGTCTCTGCCTTTTTTTTTCTCATTGTCCTCTTTGCCCTTTTCCTTTTTTTTTACTGCCCTGCGCTCCTCCTTTTTTGTGGGCGCTCGGTCGTCTGCTGACCTTTTTGTGCGCGCCCGGCGCAGCCCATGTGCTGGGCCACCCAAGAGGATGACAGCGACAGCGACAGCGATGAGACCAGCAGCAGTAGCAGTAGCAGTAGCAGTAGTAGCGATGACGACGACAATGACGATGAGCGTGGCGGTGGCAATAGAAACGACCTACATGGCGGCGGCCCGCTGGACGTCGAGGCGGTTCAGCAGGTCGCCTCTATACTCGTGTGCCGATCCGCCACCGAGAACGACTGCGCCAGACCTGCCAACAGAGATGACGATGATGATGATGATGATGATGATGACGACGATGACCACCACTACGAGGACGACGATCAAGGCGACCAGTGTACTTGTCTGGGCGCGCGTGGCTACAAGCAGCACGCACACAATTGCGTGCTAACCAACATCGTGGCTGCCGTCGAGGCGGCCATCCGATGCGGCCATGTCGACCTGCTCCGCTACATGACCACGACGATGCGGCTGGGCGAGTGTGGCCCCATCAAGATCAACATGGAAATTAGGGGGATGTCGCTCATGCGACTGGCGGCCTCGTCGGGCCACTCGGGCGTCGTCGCCCACCTCCATGACCGCGGCGCGTCGGGGCCTCCCTCCTACGCGCGGAACGGGCAAGTCCTGTGCGGCTGTTCGTGCGAGATCGCCAAGGTCGCATGGGAGGCGCCCACGCTCGACGCCGTCCACTGGATGCGCGACAACAAGTGCGCTGGGTATGCGGCGCCCACACTCGGCACGCTGTGTTTTATGATCGCCAACGGTCGTCTCGCCGACGCGACCGAGGTGTTTGACACGCTCAACCGGCCGATCCGCCTTGACCATCGGATGGCGGACGCCGTGGCGTCGGCCTCGGGTCGCGGCCACACCGACACGATCGAATTTACCATCCAACACGGCCTGTGCAACGACGCGCTCCCCATCCTCATCGGGGCCGCGACTGCCGGCCGCACGGACGTGATCGACTGGGCCATCGACCCGACCAACACGCTCGTCTCGGCGCTCGCGACGCCGCCCAGCGCCATCGGTGTCGACACGATCGTGGCAGCGGCCATCACCACGCACCGGGCCGATGTCGTGACCTGGATCGCGCACCGCCTCGGCCGGCCTCGACCGTCGCTCATGTGGGTGGCCCTCAACTATGGCGCTGCTCAGGCGGCGCAAGCGCTCGACGCTCTGCTCGATACGCCATTCGACTGGAACCATGCCGTCGGCGCCATCCTGTGCTCGCGATCCCTCGCCCTGTTGCGCTACGCCGTCGAGGAAAAGGGCGTCGTCATCGAGCCGTGGGCCGTCTGTGCGGCCGTCGACGGACATGTGCCGGAAGCGATGCTCTCGTACCTGACGCGTTGCATTGCAGGCGATCGGCTGCAGGGGCTGATCGACATGCTCGGTGCGCGCACGGGCGCGTCGCCCGGCCGCGCGGCCATTGCCCTCGTCTGTGAGATTGCGCGCGATCCCCTGTGCATGTCGGTAGCACAGGTCGTCGACTCGATTGCCCACAAGAGGATGCCTGGACAGGCCGAGCGGTGCGGGTGCACCGCATGCAAGGCGGCTCCGTGTGCGTCGGCGAGCCGCACCTTTGCTTCCTCGCAACCTCGCTCGCCCGCAAAGCGCTCTTTTGATGCGAGCCGCGCCACCGACGATGCTGACCGCCATGTGGCCGACGGCGATTCTTCCTACACCGGTGATGCCGGCGGTCGGCGTACAGCACAGGGCAAGCGCTCCAAGGGCGACGACACAGCGCCGTCGGCCGCCTCTTCCTGACCGCAGATGCCCTTTTTTTCCTTTCGTATTCTCTTTTTTCTTTTTTTTTTGAAAATAACAAAAAAGGGTCTTTTTTCCTATCACATGTGCGCGCTCTCTCTTTTTGGCCACGATGTTGGTCGCGCTTTGGAGTCGTCTCTCTCTCTCTCTCTTTTTTTGACTTTTTTATTTGTCTGTCATGTGCCATCCGCAAATTCTTTAGGCCAACAAAAAAAGAGATGGGGAAGAGAGAGAGAGTCACTCTCGAGCGCCGCGAGGCACTGTGTCGATCAAAAAAAAAGGACGAATCTGGCGCCAAATTGGAGACCGATGGGAAAAAAGAACCGATCGATCGAGGGACGCACAAAGGGGAAAAAGACGAGGTCTCGTAGAGAAAAAAAATCAAGGCGACAAAGAAAAAGGAGGGCTTCTTTTTTTTGCCCCGTCGCCTTTTTTGGTTGGCGCAGGGGTCCGCCGGCGAAAAGAGGCGGCGTGAAAAAACATTTTGGGTGAGGGGGCTGATGCGAGGTCACGTCGTCGCGACAACGGCCGTGTCGCTGTCACGGCACACACCATCGAGCACACGGTCCCGGTCCCCATGCCCTTTTCGTATCTGCTTGGATTTCCAAAAAAAATATACCGTTATGGATTGGCCGGAGAATAGATGTAGACACGTCGCCTATTGGCTGGACCGATCGCCGTGCGACACTAAAAGGGCCTGCTGCAAGGAGGACGAGAATCCAAAATTACCTCGCACCTCCCCGACAGCGACACCCGCGCCCATCCCTGCGCCGACAGTGCACATCCTCGCACGCCTGACGCTTTCCTTCTCTGCCGACCGACCGACCGTCCATCCATCCCGCGCCGTTCGGTTCTCGTGTTTGCCGTCGGCTTCTTTTGCGACTCGCTCCCATTTTCCATCACTCGAGCGCGCATCCCTCGCCCGCCGACGCCCATTCTCTTCTCGCTTTCAATTTCCCTTTTTGCCTTGGTCTGCTTTGACGTCGACCTGGCCGCGACCCATCCATCGACCGCAGAGAGCACGACCGACGCAGAGAGAGGCCCCCATCGCTGCCGACATTACCCGACAACAACAACAACAACGACCCTACCCGTAGACGCCATGGATCCCATGACCCGGCACCGCGTGGTGACGCTCTGGGTGCTCTTCCTCGTGATGTCGGCCGCGTGCGCGCCGTGCGCCGCCGCCGTCGGCGTGCGCCTCAACGGTTCGGGCACCAAGTCGGCCGCTCTCCTCTTTGACGTGCTCACGCGCGGCTACACCTTTGTCCGCGACGACGTTGCCATCCGCTACGACGCCGCGGGCTCATCGGTCGCCACGGGCCGGTCGATGATTCAGGACTTTGACGCGTACGAACTGCCCATCGACGTCGGCCTCACGATCACCTACAACATCACCCAGTTGCCGCTGGCCGGCCAGGCCGTCGTCATGGCCTACCACCTGCCCGAGTTTGATCCGGCCGTCGACCCGCCGCTCGTGTTTGATCGTGCCACCCTTGCGGCCATCTGGGCGGGCAACGTGTCGACGTGGAACCACCCGGCCATCGCCGCGCTCAACCAGGAGATTGCCGCGCGTCTCCCGTCGGCCAACATCACCCTGGGCTACATCGACGATTTCTACCTGTCGGCGGCCGAGGTCGTCAAACTGTCGCTGGAGAGTTTCAGCCCGGCCTTTGCCGTCGAGTTTGTCCGGCACAACCGCACCTTTGGCCTCTTGCCCTTTGTCGCCCAGGGCCGCGGCCGCGTCCTCAGCGACTCGTCGCCCGATCGCGTGGCCTGGGTCGCCGACACCCCCTATGGCCTCACGTTTGTCGACTATGCCGACGTGCCCACCGACGACGCCGCGACGGTCGTGCGCGCCGCGTCGCTCTACAATCGTGCCGGCCGTCTTGTCGAGCCGTCGGTGGGCGCCGTGCAACTGGCCATGCGCGACTTTAGCGCCGACTATGCCGTCGGCAACCTGGCCATCCCCATCTACGACGCGCCGGGCAACGGCTCGTGGCCGATGGCCTATGTGCCGCTCGTGGCCCTGAGCAACCGGTTTGTGCAGGACGACTGCACGCGCATCAGCGAACTGGCCAACTTTCTCGCCTGGGTGCACACCAGCGACGGCGCCACCAAGGCCATGGCGGCGCTCAACTTTGCCCCGCTCGACCAGAGCCTCAAGAAGCGCGTCGTCGACAGCCTCGACGCCATCCTGTGCAACTATGCGCCCTCGTTTGAGACGGACATCCTCATCGGCTACGGGACGCCGCTGTCGGTTCTCACCACGTGGGCCAACCAGTGGTCGTCGCCCACCACCAAGGCCACCTACTACGAGACCTCGTCGGCCGACGCCGTCGGCCTCCAGAGCGACTATGGCGGCGATTTCGGCGTGACCACGATGGGCGCCCACGCGGCGGCCGCCTCCGGGCTCGGTCAGGACCGGCGGGCGCTGCCCGGCGACCTCGCGGTCGTGCCGCTGGCGGCGTTTGCCCTCGTGCCGGCCTACAACGTGCCCGCGCTCGCCGGCGCGACGCTCGCGCTCGACGCGCCCACCATTGCCGGCATCTACATGGGCGAGGTGCGCACGTGGGACGACCCGCGCATTGCCGCCACCAACGAGGGCCTCGTTCTCCCGTCGCTGCCCATTGCCGTCGTCGTGCACGCCATCGATTCGGACATCAACTGGCTGCTGACCTCGTGGCTGAGCGACCGCGTGCCTGCCTTTGCCGACGCCGTCGGGCGCAGCCGCCTCCCGCACTACCCCGTTCAGGACATGGCCAATGCGTCGGCGGAGGTCGACGCCGTCTTTGGCGTCGGCGACGCGCTCTTTGACCGCCAGGGCGGATTTGCCCTGTGGCCGCAGTTTGACGTGGGCCTCATCTCGCGCATCAACGCGGTGCGCGCCGCGTCGCTCGTGCACGCGCCATCGGGCGCCGTCGTCGCGCCGGGCATCGCGTCGGTGACGGCCGCGCTCAACGCCTACGTGCTGGCCAACGGCGTCGACGGGATGACCGCCTTTGACACGACGGTGCCCGTGGCCGACGCCGACGCTGCCACCGCGTGGCCGGCGACCGTCCTCGTGAGCGCCGCCTACCGCGACACCACGATGCCCGACTGCACCAAGGCGACCGCGCTTGCCGACTTTTTCTGGTGGACGCAGAGCGACGCGGCAGCCCTCGCGGCCGCGCGGCGCCAGGGCTTTGCCGTGGCGACGACGGCCGACCCGCGCCTCGCCGCCAACATGCTCGACGCGCTGGCGCGCTTTGAGTGCGCCGGGCGCAAGGTGAGCGCGCTCGCCGGCTGCATCGTCGACGGCACACTGTGCATGAACCGCGGCACGTGCGTGCCGGCCACGGCCAACGCCACCGCGCGGTGCGTGTGCGAAAAGGGCTACGTGGGCGACGCGTGCGAGGCCGAAGAGTCGTCGAGCGGCAGCGATTCGAGCCTCGTCGTGGCGCTCGCCGTCGGTCTGCCGACGCTGGCCGCGGTGCTCGTGCTGGCCGCCTGCGCGGCGTTCATCGTCGCCCTGGCCGTGGTCTACCGGGGCCGTCGTGCCAACGCCGACAGCGACTGGGAGATCTCCTATGACGAGTTGGAGGTGGGCGAGTCCCTGGGCAGCGGCGGCTATGGCGAGGTGCGCCGCGCCGTGTGGAAGGGCACCGACGTGGCCGTCAAGTCCATGTCGGCCGACAAGATCACGCGCGAAATGGAGCGCAACTTTTGCGAAGAGGTACCCCCGCTCCCCGCCTCCCCTCCCCCATCCCACGCTCTCGCAATCCCCGGTGTAGGGTGCGCGCGTGCTGACGCATCATCTCTCTTTGCCGTCTTGCCCTCTTTTTTTCTTTCTTCTTTTCTTTATGCAGGTGCGCGTGATGACGTCGCTGCGCCACCCGAATGTGGTCTTGTTTATGGCGGCGTGCACCAAGCCGCCCAACATGTGCATCGTCATGGAGTATATGGCGCTCGGCTCGCTCTACGAGGTGCGCACGCGCTCTCCTTTTTTTTTCCTACTCTTTTGGTTTTCTTTTCTGTTTTTTTTCACTTTTTTTGTTTTTGGGGTTTTTTTTCACACTCTTGTGCGCGCGTCGTGCAGTTGCTCCACAACGAACTCATCCCCGAGTTGCCCTTTGTGCTCAAGGCCAAGATGGCCTACCAGGCCTCCAAGGGGCTCTACTTTTTGCACTCGTCGGGTACGTCCCTCCCCGGTTTGGCCCCCTCTCTGTGGCCTCGAATTTCTTGCCTCTCTTTTTCTTTTGTTTTTTTCTTTTTTTCCCCTAATGCGTTGTCTCCGACAGGCATCGTGCACCGCGACGTCAAGTCGCTCAACCTGCTGCTCGACAACAAGTGGAACGTCAAGGTCTCGGACTTTGGCCTGACCAAGTTTCGCGCCGACCTGGCCGACGGCGCGGGCACGGCGCCCATCGGCAGCGTGCACTGGATGGCGCCCGAGGTCCTGGACGAGTCGCTCGACGTCGACTATGCGATGGCCGACGTCTACTCGTTTGGCATCATCCTCTGGGAGGTGCTCACGCGCGAGCAGCCCTATGCGGGCATGTCACCGGCGGCCATCGCCGTGGCCGTCATCCGCGACGGCGCGCGCCCGCTCATGCCCGCCGATCCGACGGCGGCCCATCCGCAGGCCTATGTCGACCTCGTCCACGACTGCTGGCACCGGGACCCGACCGTGCGCCCGACCTTTATGGAGATCATGACCCGCCTGTCGGCCATGCACGGCGAGTCGAGCAGCGGCGTCGGCGTGTCGTCGTCGGGCTCGTCGGGCAACGACAGCGCGCCGCAGGTGCACGCCAAGGCCAAGCGCGTCGATGTCCACCACCACCACACGGGCGGCTCGTGGACCCTGCCATCGACGTCATCGGTGGCCGGCACCGGCGACTATGACACGGGCTCGTCGGCGAGCGCCGCCGCTCGCTCGGGCCGCGCCGATGCGCTGGCCGTTGGCGCGGCAGTGGGCGGCGTGCGCCCGCCCGAGGGCACTATGGCGATCGTGTTTGCCGACGTGGCGTGCGCCGTGTCGCTCTGGGAGCACGACCCCGAGGCCATGCGCGACGCCACCGTGGCCTACAACGAGGCCCTCCGGAGCCTCTTGCCCGCGCACCGCGGCTACGAGTCGCTGCTCGCCGTGGGCGCCCGCAGCATCGGCGAGGGCACGCGCAACACGGGCGAGGGCTCGTTTTGCCTGGCCTTTGAGCGCATCAGCGACGCGGTGGCCTGGTGCGCGGCCGCGCAGCGCGCCCTCTTGGAGGTGCAGTGGCCGCGCGTCCTGCTCGACCACCCGGCCGCCGCCGAGGAGTGGGGCGGCGCCGACGACCGCGTGCTCTTTTGCGGCCTGCGGGCCCGCATGGGCGTCCACGTGGGCACGCCGCGCATCTCGCGCGACCCGGCCACCAAGCGCGTGGCCTATGTGGGTCCCGCCGTCGACTCGGCCGCGCGCATCACGGCGCTCGCCCACGGCGGCCAGGTGGTGCTCAGCGCCGCGGCCTACAAGGCGCTGGCCGACGACGACAACACGGGCGCCCACCACTGGACGACGCGCCGCGTGGGCCGGATCGACCTGCCCGATGCGGTGTCGGGCATCCACGGCACCCTGTACGAACTGGCCGTGCCGCGGCTCGAAGGCCGCTTCTTTGGCGCCGGCATGATCGCCGACTCGGCGGCGTCGTCGACGACGTCGGACCGCGGATCGTCGCGCGTGGACGGCGACGCCACCGACGAGGACCTCGGCCTCATGGTCGACGGCAACGAGCAGCGCTACCTCACGTCGGCCAACATGTGCCGCTGGGTGATTGACTTTGCCGACGTGCAACTGGGCACGCAGGTGGGCGTGGGCTCGTACGGCGTCGTCTACCGCGCCCGCTGGAAGGGCGTCGACGTGGCCGTCAAGCGCTTTATCCGCCAGCAACTCGACGAGCGCACCCTGCTCGACTTCCGCGCCGAGACGGCGCTCATGCTCGACCTGGCCCACCCCAACGTCGTCGTGTTTATCGGCGCGTGCGTGCGCCGGCCCAACCTGTGCCTGGTGACCGAGTTTATCAAGGGCGGCAACCTGCGCGCCCTGCTCGCCGACGTGTCGGTGCGCGTCGCGTGGGCCGACCGCCTGCGGCTCATGCGCACGGCCGCCGCCGGCGTGGCCTATTTGCACGGGCGCGACCGGCCGATCGTGCACCGCGACCTCAAGTCGTCCAACCTGCTCGTCGACGACAACTTCACAATCAAGGTGGCCGACTTTGGCTTTGCCCGCATCCGCGAGGACAATGCGACGATGACGCGGTGCGGCACGCCGGCGTGGACGGCGCCCGAGGTCCTGCGCGGCGAGCGCTACTCGGAAAAGGCCGACGTCTACTCGTTTGGCGTCGTCATGTGGGAGATCATCACGCGCAAGCAGCCCTACAGCGGGCGCAACTTTATGGCCGTCACGCTGGCCGTGCTCGAGGGCACGCGCCTCGACATCCCCGCCGACTGCCCGGCCGATCTGGCCAAACTCGTGCGCCGCTGCTGGCGCAAGAATCCCGCCAAGCGCCCGTCGATGGCCGAGGTCCTCGCCGACCTCGATGCCATGAGCGGCAGTCCCGACGCGCTCTCGCTGGCCGTGTGAACGCATCTCTCCCTCTTTCCCGTCGCCATCCTTTTTTTTTTACGCCCGCACCTCGATGGGCGCCCTGTATTTTTTACCCTTGTTTTTTTTCAAACAACAACAATAATAATATTCTCTTGCAAGTCTCTTTCTTGTGCGCTCTTGTGTTTTTCTTTTTGGTCGACTGCGCCGGTCTCTCGGCAACGATCTTTGCACGCCGCAAACCCTCGACACACAGTGCGGCGCCCTTTTTTGTTTTTTCCGTACGAGGAAAAAAACCGGCGGCTCGACGGTTTCGGGTGCGCAACCAAGAGATGCATGCCCGTATAGGGCGCGGTAAACAGATGCCCGACTGGCAGACACGCCGAGGAATGGCAATACTACACACAGACGACAAACCCCCATGTCCTTTTCATTCTCGCGCGGTAGGAAGAGAAAAATTATCCCCTTTTGTCGCCGTGTACTCTGAGATCTGAAAACAGTCCATAAATGCAATGAATCATTGTTGTAAAAAAAAAAAGAAAAGGAACATTGTTTGTCGGATGCAACTGCAAAGGGACCCTATCGCGGGGGCGAGGCCGCGCACCGGCACCCGAGGTACCGCCCGAAAAGCGCCCAAAGACCGCCAACGAGAAAAAAAAAGATGCAGAGAAAAAACGGGCGCGAATAAAAGGGCACACCCAATTTGACGCAATGTCGTTGCTCTTGGCGACGCGGCATCGCAGTCGGTCGCCACTGGTCGGCCGGCCACCGCAAGACCATGCGCGCCGCCATTTTTTCCGACACTGTGGCAACGCAAGCCTGCACGCACAGGGCCGGCACCGTGGCAACTCTTTCGACGAAGAAAGAAAAAGAGCGAGCGAGCAAGAGAGAGAGAGAGAGAGAGAAACAACTTTATTCTGCTCGCGCTGCATATGTTGGTCATGATGGACGGTTCGTGGTGGCTGTTTGGCCTTTTGTGGTCGGTGCTCTTGTCCGTGGCCTCGTATGTACTTTTGGTGTCGCGCGCTCCTTTCTCCCACGGTGCAGTGGATCGCGATGGTCACAACGAGGAGAAGAAAAAGACCGAGGTCTCTGGCGGCCGCAACTGCATCGACGGTGCAGTCTGCGATGCGAGGCCGGTCGATCGCGACGGCTCCCATGACGATAGCCGATCCCGCTGCGATGCCGCCACCGCCATCCAGCCTCTGGCCGACAAAGACCATTTGTCACCACCGCCACTGACGCTTGTCGATCTCCCGCCCGACGTGCACTGCCACATTGTCTCCTTCCTCGACGCACGCAGCGCCGTCGGCTACGTGGGCGCCGCGCGCGCGCTCCGCGTCCTCGACCATCGCCAGGCGCTGGCTCTGCGGCCGGCGCAGGGCATCGGCGAGTGCGTGTGCGGTTGCGACATGCACGTGTGCGACAGATGCTCGTGCGGCGCGCGCTCGGACAACATCGAGTTGACGGTTTACATGGGCTGCAGCACACTGTGCTATCCGACGCACTTTACCGCGCTGCTCGCCGCCGGCCGGCTCGACGACGCACGCGCGCTGTACCGCCGAATCGAGGCCCTTGTTCTACCGGCCTTTGCCCACCTGGGCGAGGCAGAGTCGCGCCGGGCGCTGGCGTCGTGGCTGCTCTACGACGCCGTCTGTTGCTACCAGGAGAGCGCTCGTGTCGACGCTGCCGCCGCGGCGCTGGCCCACGAGATGGTTGGCACGTGCGTCTTTCGTCAGTACACGTGGGAGAGCCCCGACGTTCTGGGTGTCGAGGGTGCCATCGCACGCGGTCACTATGCATGCGTTCGAGAATGCCTCACCGCCAAGGAGATCGGCGAGCCCCTGAGCCGCTTGTGGAGCCTGCTCGGCTGCGTGGATGTCACCAACGTGCTCGATCGCGCGGCGGACGCCGGCGACGACCCGGTCGCCCTCGACCGTCTCGCCTTTTTGTGTCGTGGCGTCCAGCAATTCAATGCGACGGCTTCCGGTGTCGGGTTGGTGCTGAGACGGCGGATCGGTCCCGAGGCCATCGCGATCATCCGCCAGCACGCGCCCGCCATAGGCCGCATAGAGTGCAACGAGCCGCGCACGCCCGCGTGGACGTCGAATCGAGTCGAGGCCCTGTGGGAGGCCTTTCTCGCGGGGCGCTTTGACGAGGCCGACCGCATGTGCGCCTTGGCGCGCGAGGCCCTGGGCGATGCCGACAACAACGAGGACGCCAAACGCATCCACTTTAGCCTCAACGGCGCGTGTACGACCGCGCGCCTTCATCGGCACGTGCTCGCCGCCGCCGACCCGGCCGTCGGCACCAACGTGGCCGACATCCTGTCGAGGCACTTTCCCCGCGCATGGGCGGCGGCGATGCGCGACCAAGTGTTTGGTCGGTGCTGGCGCGGCGAAGGGTGCATGTCGTGCACGGCGGTGCTCCACACCGAGCACCTGGCGCACGTGGAACGGCTTTCACTCGGCGGCCACCAAGTTTGCTTTGCCCTGTGGCCGTTGCCTCACGAACGGGGCTATGGCGTTGAGGGGTCGCGCGCGAGAGCGCTGGCGCTCCTACGCCATCCGTCAGCGCTCTGGCCGAGGCGCGTGGCTCTGACCGCCGCCGCCTATGGCGACATTGAGGTTCTGGAGGCGCTTGCGCCCGAGCGCATCATCGACGCGACACCGACGCCGAGCGCGCCGCCGTCTGCGTGGACCGTCGACGTGGTCGCGCTCTTGGCCGCCGCCGGGTACGTGCACCACGCGCGCGACATGGCCTCGCGCTATGGAATCGACTACAGGACTGTCGATGTTGTGGCGACGATCGCCGCCCTCGACAGCGCCAAGCCCGGCAAGCCGTGGTCGCGTCTCTACAGCGCCGACGTGCCCCGCTGCCCGCTGCCCTTGACGGTCCTGTTGCACGTGCCTCGCGCCGACACGCGGCGCACGATCGAGGAGGCCGTCGAGCGCGGCGTGGGCGTCCCCGTGAATGCCGTGGACGCGGTACACCTGGCCGCCGCCTTTCCCGGCCTCTTTGACGGGCACCAGGCGGCGCGCGTCCTCAAGCCGACGACGGCCGTGGGCGCCATCGACTGGCTGTGCGGCCAGACCCGCGTGCGCTTTGACGCCGCCTACGTGACGGCGTGCGCCTCGATCGGCGCCACAGGCGTCGTGCACCATCTCGTGGTGCGCCGCGGCATCGCATGCGACGTAGACGCCGTGCGCGCGGCCCTGCCCCACTGGGTCGGCTCATTTTTTGAGCCCTGGAGCGATGGCGATGACAGTAATGGTGATGGTGACGGCGATGCGCGAGGCCCTGCGCCGGCGTGGATCGACTTTATGGAACCGGCGTTGCGTGCGGCCGCTGCCGGCGAGATCGACGCCCCTGCCGCTGCAGACGACACAGGCGCCGACCCATGTGAGCCCTGATGCAACCTTTTTTGTTGTTGCGCCGCCGATACCGTCTCTCTCTCTCTCTCTCTCTCTTTTTCCTTCCCGTCAAGGAAATACAAAATGAAAAAAAGGACGAGAAAAATCGGCAAGAAAAATGGGCTGCAAATGCAACACGCCCCAACGGAGAAGAAATTAGGCGATCAAAACTCGCGCCCGACGCAGCCCAGAGCCAAAAAATGCGCCTTGATTGTGCCATGAAAATGGCGCCGCCACTGTGTGCGAAAAAAAAGGCGAGACCAGCGCTTGCCGACGACCGGGTCTTGCAATACAAGAATTCATCGCGACAGACCAAAGCGAGCCGACGCACAGTAAAAGAGGCTTAGCCTTTTAATTCAACAGAGAAAGCACTAGTCCGTTATGGGACCAATGCACGCAGAGGCAAAAGAGGCCTTTCTATTCCCAGCGAGATTCAAAAAAAAAACAAAAAAGTAGACAAACAAGTCGTTGTACAAAGAGGGCGTGGCAAAAGGACGCCAAAGGAGGGTAAAAAGAGTCAACACGCGGCCCGTTGCGGGTCGAGTTCCTCGATCAAGAGGACGACCTCGTAGGCCTCGAGGTCGCCCGCGGCGGTCGAGCGGCCTCGGTGCGTGACCGCGACTAGACTGTGCAGATGGGTAGGGTCGCTCGATGCCTCTGCATCGGGCAGGAGCCACGCGCCACGGGGGAGAGAGCGACCGCTGGCCGCGTACGTCGCTGCTTGCCGCGCGATAAAAGGCTCGCCTGCCCGAGCGCCAAAGGGCGCCGAAAAGGGACCTACCGAGACCGGGTCGAGGACGTCGTACCCGGCGGCCATCTGAATGCGCACTGCGCGCGGCCTGTCGTCGTCGGGCCGGCTGTGCAGTGCGCGCTTGATGTGCACACAAATGCCGTCGGCGCCCTGTGTCGGCGCCATGAAACCCGAAAAGAGCATGCCGTCCCACTCGACGCGCTGCTTGCCGTCGGCAAAATCGATGAGATCAAAGGCCAGATGGATCGACCTCCACGAGTGGCCGTCTTCCTCGACGACGGCTTCGCCCACGCGGGAGGGCGGCTGGTAAAAGCGGGCGGGCACGAGGTCGGCGTGCTTTGCGAGGATGGCCTCGCGCTCCGCCTCTGCGAGCAGGCCCAAGACACGCCCCAGGAGGCGCGTCTTGATGACGGCATCGATACCGGACGCGAGCATGTGCCACATAAACGAGGCCAACTGGGCGCGCGCACCGCCGGCTTCCCGTCCGTCGCGCCTCTCTGCGGCGACGGCCTCGATGAGCGCGTGCGCAATGTTGTCCACGAGGCACCGGATGTAATGTCGCGGCGCCTCGACAAACACCGCGGCGCAGACGACGTCGACCGGGTCGGCACACTCGACCACGCGGTCCAGGCGGTCTTGGTCATAGAGGCATTCGACGACAAAGGCCAGCGCCGCGGGGTCAAAGGGCATCTCTAGCAGGTACGCCGCACGGCAGATGCGGGCGCCGGCGGCGCCGCGCAGATCCACGCGGTCCGGCTCGACGTGACGGAACAGGGCGGCAAAGTAGGCGGCCCTCGCGAGGATGGCCCGGTGGGCCAGTATGGCCGTGGGTGCGACGCTCTCGTCGGCGCCGCACGGGCGCACCTCCAAGAGGCAGTCGCAATGTTGGTGGCGCATGCCGGCGAGGATGCGCTTTGCCGATTGTGCCATTCGTGGTTTGCCTGTGCCCTAGGCGAGGAACCGTATTCTTTTTTTTCTCTCTTTTTTTTCACCAACAATAAAATCCCCCGTCTTGGATGCCCGCGATGCTCTTTTGTCGTGCGCCGGCGAGCCGAGTGTCTGTGAAGAAGAAGAAAAAAGGGGTGACGACGCCGTCGATTTGCGACATGAACTTGTTCCTATTCGATTGGACCGGCCCTTGGCTATAGTCCTCGGGTGGTCCTTTCTGGGTCAAAGATTTTTTCTAGAATTGGCCATCCACTGGCGCCAATTCTAATAAAAAAAAAGAATCCAAGACAGGACCGGCGTGGTGTGAGGCCAGACCCAATTCTGGCGATCGCGTGCCGTTGGCATCGAGGGATTTTGACAAAAAAAAAGACAAAGCAGACGGCCGAAAGAATAGCACAATTCAAAAGACCAATCGGAAAAAAACAGGACCGGCGGCAGGCGCCCATCGAGACGAAAAGGCGCTTGCGCGTCGTGTGCTCGCCGCCTTTTTCCCCCTTTATTTGCATCGGGCGCATAAAATAAAATAGACGTCTGGTATATGCCTTTTTTATGGTGTGCGGGCATTTGTGTTTTTCTCTTGCTTTTTTTTTCTAGAGCCACAACAGAAATCTTTAGGCGCCGGCAGTGCCGCGGCCTGCGTCGGCAAAGCCCCGCGATGGCACACTCGACCTCGACCATAAAAAGCGCAAAAAAGGGCGCATTTTTTAAAGAAAACAAAAAAAGGATCGTGTCTGCCTTTTTACTTGCGCGTGCGTCGAGACAAAAGAGGGTCGGGAATTGTCCACCGGCGGCACAGTCCTAATGCGGTCTCTTGCAAGTCGCCCTCGCCATCCAAGCCATCTCCTGTGAAAATACACAGTGCACGGTTGCACGCAGTGTGTATCCGCGAGCGAGGCCACCGTCGCGCATTGACCGCCGCGGTCGTCTTTTTTTTCTGAGGCACATACCGACCCCGGTCTGCCTCTGTGTGCTTGGCAATTGCCCGCGGGCGACAATCCTTTTTTACCCGTTCTTTTTTCCCCGGTGTGCTGTCACCTTTTCATCGGCGGCGCTGTTGCGAGCCGATGAAAAAAGGAAAACGGGACGTACGCATCCGCCCGATGGGGAAAATGAGGAAAAAAGAAGGTCCATGTTGGTTCAGAAAACAGTTTTTAATCTTTCTTTCTCCAAAAGGGCATCAATGAAAAAGGCTCAAAAGAAAAAGTGCAGGCCGAGGACGATAAAAAGCGAGGCGGCCACAAAGGCCAACGTGCAGGCATTGCACGAGCACACGCCCGTCGCCTCCTTGGCCTCGGGCAGTTTGCAGGGACAGGAACAGTGCGAGCCGCGCGCGTCGACGACCAGACGACCGAACGCGAGCGGTCCCGTGCGCGTGCACACGCAGGCACATTGCGCGCCGTCATCGGTGGCGTCTGCCTGCGGAGCGACCGCAACGTCGGCGTGGGTCTTGTTGTTGATCACGACCTCGCCGGTTCCAACCACCACCGCCGCTGTCGCAGGATAGTAGTTGTAGTAGGAAAAGGCCGCTGCCGCACCGCCGGCGACGACGATGATGCAAAGGAGGAGGATCCATGTGCGCACAGTTTGGCAGCGCGGGGTCGGGGCCGGCGAGCGGGCGGTGGCGCCGGGAGGGTGCTCCTCTGTCTTGCCAGACATCTTGTAGTTGCACCTGCACGCGCGAGACTTGGTGTTGTCGTCGTCGTTGTGGGGATCGCCAGCCGTGGTCGACGGCAACGTGCCAAGAGGCTGGACGACGGCGGTTTCGTCTGCAGACGGCATCCCATCGACCTCGTTGCCCCAGGACCTGATGGTGGGGTCAAACACGGGTTGGATGACGGGCGCATCGTTCACCTCGACAGAGGCACGGAGAGGCTCGGCCTCGGCGGGCGCGATGGCGGGCGATTGCGACATGATCAAGCGGACAAATGGAAAGAGGCAGGTGGTTTGTGTGTTGTGGGGCGATGTGAGCCCGGCGGCCTGCGGGCCTTTTTATGACGCGACGCGCCACCACTGTAACCAATCCGACCGTTGCCTCCCAATCGGTCGGCCAGATGCTTGGCGGCGGTCGAGTCCATTGGTACCGGCATAAAAATGTACGGAATCCGCTCGTGTGGGCGCGTGGTATGATATTTTTTTTAAAAAAAAGGGAGGGAGAAAAATCACAATCCCATCCGACGATTTTTACGAGTCGGCCTCGTCACGCACGGACGCCCCGAATTGGGGACAAGGCAGAGCGCAAGGACAGCGCAGGCTGTGCCCTTGGTCTATCCCGACATTCCACCTCGATGAGCGAAAGGGCGCGCTTTTTCTTTTCTTTTTTTTTTGTGCCGGTCGCATCGGGCTTGTCTTTCTGTTCTTTCACCCTCTCTCGCTTCTTTGCCGCAGCCGTATGGGACCGCCGTCGGCCGTGCCTTTGTTCGCGAGGGCTTGTCGAGTCTGTCAGGCTCAGAGCGCGATGTCTTGTATGTGGTTGATCCTTTACGCAAAACCCCCAGCCCTCTGATTCCACAACCGGCTCGGCGGCACTGGGCTTGTGCTTGGTGGCGAGCGCACGCGTCCGCGGCATCGGCTGTGCGGCACCAAGGTTGTTCTTTTCGTGGCCTTGGCCAAATCGATCGCCAGCGTCTGGGCACACGGGGCAAATAAAAAGGGAAACCAAAAAGAAGAGAGAGAGAGAGAGAGAGACAATCGGGCGGGCGCGTCGTCTTTCGGTATGCGGGTGGCGTAGGGGGGGGGGAAATCCGACACACGCCCTTTCCTTGGCTTCGTGGAGCGGATCGTCACAACAAGGCATCCTTTACGGCACCCCAGAAGCCCCTCCTGTCGACGAGGCGGCAGTGGGGATCGGGCCGTCCCGTGCGGCATTCAAACGTCCAGCCGGCAAACGGACCCTCCTTGATTTTCCTCTTCCTGTCCAACCCGGCGTCGTGATTGATCTGGTGGAGCATGGCGCACCGCTGCTCGCGCGGCACGTACGCGTCAGGCCGCACGATGTGCTCCCGCCAGCCCAGCGGCCAATTGTTGCGCATGAACGTGATGTTCGTCTCGCCCGTGCGGCGTATGTGTTCGGTGAGGGCACGCTGGACCGCCGCGTCCGTCTCGATGGCTCTCCCGACGCCTCGAATGTAGTTGCCCGCCGGGTCGTGCTTTGCCCATATCCGCCTGTTGGCTTCGTGCCACTCGGCGCGCTCTCTTTCCGACTCGGCGCGCATCTGCTCCCTGAGCGCGGCTGTATCTGCGCTCTCTTGCTCGTGCTGCCGTTGGGCCTCGGCGCGCTCGGCCTCTTGTCTCTGCCTATAGTCGCGCAGCGCATCGTCGGGCGTCTCGGCCATGGTCGTGTCTGTGCTCATGAGAAACGATGACCGCAACGACAAGAGGGAGCAGCGTTAGAATGCAGTGAAAGGTCGACTACGCCGTCTTTGCGCTCGGGCGTACATGTGGGTGCGAGAATGACAACGATGATGACGATGATGATAATTATTGGTGTGTTTGTGCTGGCGTTGTTGCGGTTGTGCGCTGGCCAGTTGCCCTCATTTACGATAACCAAGACACACCTTGGCCAACGTGCAATTGGCAGATCATCGCCAACCACAAGCCCTCCTTTTCAGTGCCGTGCCGGGCCGCCGCTCAGGCCGTTCCCGTTGGCCGTTGCGGAATGTCCAAGCCCTTTCAGACTTTTTCCCTCCTCTCATCGATTTTTCGACGACGCAAATAAGAGTATCGTTTTTGTCAATGAAAAAAAAAAAGAAAATCGATGCGGTCCATGCGCCCGGCGCTGTCGCGCGCGTGGCCTCGCTCCTTTTTTTTTCGCTAGATCAAGCCGCCTTTTCGTCAGGGGAAAAAAACCGACAGAGATCCGACACCCTTTTGTCTTTGCCAGAGAAAAGAAAAGGGTGAAAAAAAAAGAAGGCGGCGGCCATCGCGCCGGCGCGCGCTTTTTTAGTGGCCGCACGGTCGGTTGTGCCTTGGCCCTTTCCGCATGCCTTGCCTTTTTCGAGGTCTCGTCGGCACGATTCGTCCCTGTCGTCAATCCTTTTTTTTTGTATATTGTTTAGACCAATCAGACGATGACATGCAACCGGTCAGCCCGACTGCAACCCGACGCACACACGAAGACATCCAACCCGCACACGCCGGCCAGCGCCATACGATGGACTCGGCCGACGCCGACACACACGCCAACAAAAGACGCCGCATAGACGATCCGACAGACGGGGCGCCAGCGCACGGCGTTGCCGTGTGGGACCTGTTGGCCGACGAGGACGCGCTCGCCGTCTTGTCCCACTGTGCGCCCGCCGACATAGGACGCGTGAGCGCGGTCAACTGGCGTCTCCGTTGTCTTGCCCTCGACGAGCGCCTGTGGAAGACCCTGTACGATGCGATTTTTCCGGTCTGTGGTAAGTTCTGCATCGCGCACGTGGGGCGGAGCGTCGCCGGTCTAGACCTGGAGGCCCTCGTCGACCGCGGTCTGGACCTCATGCTCGACCCGACCAAGACGACCGAGGGCTGCGCGCTCCCTCTGCCCGAGGAGGTTGCCGCACTGGGCGACGATGATTATGTGGTGGGCCGCGGTTGTCGACGTCATTGGCCCGACGTCGTTGCCGCGCGCGGCTACCGCTGGGCCTACGCCGTCGCCGCGGTCGGCCGTCCGCGGTTCTTTGGACCGCACCTGGACGGATCGCCGCCGTCTCTCATCGGGCGCTCGTGCTCGCTCGGCGCCACCTACCGCGGCGATCTCGTCGATATCCGCGGTGACGACGAGTGTGTAACGTATGTCGCGCACGGCTACGCTACAGCCGACGCCGTGTGCTTTGTGCCGTGGGGGTCGAGCACGGATCACGCCATAGTGGCGCGTGGTGCCAGTGGACAGTGGGCGCACGGCATTCTGGAGGGGCGCGCCGTCGCGTGGTGCAGGCCGGCGCAGCGCAGCCTCCGGCCGCAGACCGACTATCGCGATCAGTGCGTGGGGTTCTACCGGGGTCCCTGGGTGAACGGCTGCCCGCATGGGGACGGCATCCTCATCGGACCCGACTACCTCTATCCGCAGGTCGCCTGTCATGCGCCATCGGTGGTGCGGTCGGGCACGTGGCGCGGCGGCCTGCCCGGACACGCGACCCGCGCGTGGAGCGTCGTCTCTGCCAAAGACTCTGCGTGTGCCGGCGTGGGCACTCTGGCGACATCGAGGGACGCTCCCCAGACCGGCATCGTTCGCACGGCCAAGGGCGATGTGGCCTTTGTCGGCGAGGTGGGCGAGTGGCGGCCCGCGGTGGGCCGGCTCATGGCCCGAGATGGCGGCCCGACCTATGACGGCGACGTGTGCATTGAGCACGGGGGCCACAAGGGACGCTTGACCCTCGCCGACGGCCGCACGATCGACCTCGACGAACAGAGGGACGACCCGGACAAAGCCGTATCTCCTGAACCCGAGAGCGACCACCATGGCATGCCGGCGGTCGTCGTCACCTACCCCAACGGGGATCGGGTGCGCTGGCGCGCCAACGCAGCATCGCCCGTTGCCTTTATCTATGCCGACGGCCGCACGTGCGAGCCGGCTCTCGGCTGGGATACGGCAGTATGCTCCCCGTCGCCGACAGTGTGTGTCGATACGGCTGCGCGGCTGCTCCTCGATGACACGCCGTTTGCCGCCGCGCAGCATCATGCTCTCTTCCTGGCGCACGATCCCATCGAGGGCCTCGTCTTTTGGCCGCGCACTGCCCAGAAGAGCGACGCCCCCGTACATGCCCCGTTTCTCGATCATATGGCCGCCCACCACGGGCCTCGGTGGGTCCAGTGCCGTGCGGCCGTGCGCCTCTTGTGGGGACTCGACGACATTCCCGCCACGCCACCCAAGCCATAAAAAAAAAGAAGTTTTTTCTTTTCTTGTTGTTTTTTGTCGTCCTTGCTTGTCATTTGTTTTTTTTGTTTGCAGAGTTGTTGGTCCTTTTTCTTCTTGTGTGGGTGATCCTCGGTCTCTTTTTTTTGTCATGGTGCGCGCGGGTGTCGAGACGGGGAAAAAAGGCGCGACCCAGGACGCCGACGACGACAACACATGAAGCAAAAAAAAGATGGGCGACGAGGGCGATGGCAATGTGGGCTACGCGGCATATGTAAAAAGAAGAATGCTAAAAAAAGAATAGGAAAAGTTGGCCGTCAAAGAGGACCACCGCCATCATCCGATCGGGGAACGGCGTCATAGGCCGCACAGACGGCGGCGAGACCCAGTGGAAAGACCCGCGTCGAGGCATACTTGGTCAGGCCTGGGTGACTGCGCTCGCAGTCGGCGCGAGTCGCTGCGGCCGCCTCTCTTTCCGTGATGTCGACGACCTTGCGTCGCCTCTTGAACGGGTCTGTGAGCGAGTCGGCAGAGCACGTCGTCGGATCGCCGCGGGCGGACCCGGTTCCATCCGCCAGATGGCCGTACATGTCGCGGTCCTGTGGAATCAGGGACACGCGCTCGTCGGGCGAATAGCCGGCGGCGAGGAGGGCCGACAGCGCGCGCGCAAAGCGCGAGAGCGGACCGTCGGTAGGTTCTTCCAATTGGTTCCAGGGGTAGGCCTTCTTGGCCCAGTACAGGGCGCCGCGCAAACAAGACAGCGGGTTGATGTCTAGTGGGCCGAGAGGCGAAGACGTGCGCGCAAATGCCGCCAGCAGATCGTCGACGATGCCGGGGCCATCGATCGCCCGGCGCTGAGACGCGTCCCACAGGTCGTCGGCCCGCACGCCAACGCCCTCGCGACGCCGCCGGACCACGAGCACGGCGTCGTCGACGAGACGATCCATGGCACAGGCCAACAGGGTCTCGGGCGAAGGATGGGGTCGCGCGCCGGCGGCCAGGAGCGTTCGCACGACGCGACGCGACGCGCACCGGACGGCCTTGACCAGCGGTGTCTGCTGGAGGGGACCTCGCGGCAAAAAGACGGCCGAGACGCGCGCTGAGCCCAGGTCATCGTCCAACTGGTAGGACACGGTGCCGCGTCGATCGGGCATGCGACACGTCATAAAGCGCGTGGGCCCGGATGGAGGTGCGGCGCACGCGTGGTGGTCGCCCGTCAGGGCAAAGACGGCGGCGACCGACGCGACCCAGGGAGACACGATCTCGATTGGGGGCATGGGCTCATCGGGCGAGGTGATCACGCCGGCGCGCAGCACCGCGGCGACCGTCACCGGATCGTCGTATGCAATGGCGTCGTGCATGGCCGCATAGTGGGCGAGGACGTCGCCGCCGCCGTTGCCGTGCAGGTTGATCCCGGCGGCGACCAGCGCCGATGCGAGTCTCTTGTCCAGCGCCTCGCGAGCGGCGACGGCCAGCAGAGCGCCGGACGCGGCCGCTGCTGCCGTGTCGCGCAAGCAGAGGCAACCGACGACGACTACGACGATCTCGTAGGGTAGTCTCGTAAAGGGCGATCGGCGCTCGGGGCGATCTCCCAGGGCATCAGCCGCGCCACACGACGTCATTGTCTCTTTCTTCTTTTTCGCTCTTGTTTGCGCTCGGTGCTTTTGTCCGGTATCCCTCTTTTGGCCGTTGGGTCTTTTTTTCTCGCCTCTTGTTGAAAAGCGGTGGCGCGGTGGTGGCCTCGGCGTGTGTGACTGTGGGCGCATGTGAGGACGAACGGCCACGCAAAGAAAAAAAGGATCATCCGCGCCACGAGCCCGTGCGGCGACTGGCCACACGCCAACAACGCCAGCACCTGAAAGAAAAAACCCATTCGCGCAAAAAAAAGAGAAAAGGGGTTGGCAAATCAAAAAACCTTTTTTTTTCCTCGCAAAAGAAAAACCGACGACGACCGGTCTTTTTTGGCCCGTGTGGGCCTTTTGGTCGCTGTACATTTGTTTGATCAACAAGGGACTATAGCGGGAGGGTCTTTTGGGGGTTCTGTGTGGACGGCAACTGCGAACCGTCGACTTTTTTTTGCTCTATCGTCATCGACCGGGCGTCGGTGGCTCGTCGCGGCTGTAAAGACGACGGGGGCCATCCCATTTTTTCTTCTCTTTTGGTTCTTGACGTTGTTTATTTCTTTTTCAGGTGTTCTGGGCGCGCGCAATCCTTTGTTGTCCGGTTTAGCGCAGTCGGTTGGAATATATATATATATAGAATTCATGCTGACGAAACAAAGAGGGATAAAGGAAGAGAAATTCCGACAACGGCTCAGGAAAATGCAGGAATCAAAACTCAATTTGTGCACTCCGACTTGGGAGCGAGTGCGAACCGATTCGCGCTCGCATTTGGGCGTGTGCCCGCATAACTGGTTTTGCCCAACTACTCCCGCCTTCGTGTCGGTTTTATTCTGTTTATTGACAGACAGGTCGATTCCTGCCGGTGTCGAGTAAAGTCGCAGTTGACCGATCACAAGCAGAAAACAAAGTAGTCCGTTGGCCAAATATGACCGGTTGATATCTGGGAGCGTCGGTGACGCCGCTCTTTCTTTGTTGGGCGACAGGCACCAGAGGGACAGCAGCCGCCCGCCCTGCCCTTCGTCCTGGGCTGGCGCTGTGGCGCAGGGGAGACGACATCACACCAGAGATCAAAAGTTGAGGGCACCCAGAGAAAGTGGTCGCGTGCCTTGTCCTTTGCAAGTCCGATCTGCGGTGTTTATCGCGATGAAGCGCGCAAGGTCCATCGGTTCGGCACCTGACGACGACGTCCTCTATGCGCCGAGACGCAGGACAGAATTTGCGCCTTTGGCGCCATGGCACGAAGGTATCGTCGCCAGCACTGCTAGGGACTTTCGCAGGATGTGCGTGCGCGCGACAGCCGGCGACGTCGACGCCATAAGTCATCTGTCGCGCTATGCGCCCGCGTCTCTGTTGGGCCAGCCGGGGCGCGGGTCCTACGGACCCGACGCTGGCACGGCGTGCGATACCCTGGCCCGCCAGTACGAGCGCTACTGGACGGCGCTAATGGAGGACGCCGACGCCGACGCCGCCGTCCGTGCGATAGGCGGACCCTGGCCTCCGTCGTTTGCCGACGCCTACGACGCCTACGCCTACGTGGCTCCGCCTGGCATGTCACGGCGCGCCGGAGCCGGCGTCGACATGGCGGAGGTTGTCGAGGCCATCGGCCGGCAGGTGCGCAGGAATCCGACGGTTATCGGTGCGCAAGGGTCTGTCGGCCCCCACCTCGGCGCGTGGGGCGCGCTTTTGCGCCGGAACCAGTGGCCCGCCACCACATGCGACCCACAGAGAGTCTACTATATCATAGTGGGCTACGGGGACGCTGAGGCCGACACCATCTTTTTTGGACTCGACCGCAGCGGCACGATCGATTACGTCTCTGAAAACCGCATCATGGGTTATGGAGATGAGCCGCCGGCCATCGGCGCCGCTAGCCCAATGGGACAGGCGCCCGGACGAGTCGGCAGGCGGCCCCTTCCCGAGGCACTCCAACCGTATGAGGCGGTGTTGCCAGCATTACTCGACGCCGCCATCGCCGAGTCCGAGGAAGAGGGCACGTGGAGGTACCAAAACCAACAACGACCTTTCGACGAGCCCGCATGGAACGTGCGCGGCGAGGAAGACGCCTTTTCTGAGGACGAGGAAGAAGATGACGGTGGCGGACAAGGGAGAACCTACGAAAGCGTCGTCCAAGACGGTGCCCGCGAAGACGAACCGTGGCCCGAACGTGCGGGACTCACGCAAAGCACCGCGGCCATGGACATTGAGGGCGAAGATGAGGACGAAGAGGACGGCGAGGATGAGGGCGAAGAGGACGCGGTACCGATGGGCGCCGCCGAGATCAAGAGAGCGCTTGCGCCTCTGAAAAACACGCGTGACCTTCCCGCTGAGATCAATACCTACCTCTACGAAAACATAGCGGATGCAGACTATTGGTGGTTCGGCGGCCGTCCCGTGTCGGCAGCCTTCCTCGACGAGTGTGAGTTGGTGGCGGCGCTGCGCCTCTTTGTCATCGACGCCGGCCGAAAGGCGGCGCGGGCTGCCTCGTCGGCCTTTGCTCGCCCGCGCAACTTGGCGGCCGCCGCCGCCAGGGCCTATGCCGCGTCCGGAGCGCCTCTCACGCCCGGCATCGCGCCCCCCGAGATCCTTTCCCTCGCCGGCGCCTACACATGGTACGACGCATGCACGGCGCCGCCCCTCGCCGACGGAAGCATCCGCAACCCCGATCGCCTCCTGGAGGCCGCCCGCACGCTAGAGATCGAGCCCAACAGCGCCGAAAGAGTCTCGCCCGAATTGTTGTGTCACGCCCTCGCCGAGCCGGCAGTCTCGCGAGTCCTCCAGGCATAGAGGTCGCCGGCGCATCGTGCAAATCAAAAGAAAGACACAAAATGAAGATGATAAGAAAAAGGCGGAGCGCAGACTCGCCAGATCCCGTGCGCGAGTGCGCCACCTGTGTTTGCGCCTCTACTCTTCTTCTCCTTTTTCTATCATTTTTTTTCCTAATACGTGATAAAGTGCGTCTGCTGCTCCGCATCGGGGGCACGGGTCGATGGCCCAGCCCGATCGGCCTCTCGCTATATTGGCCCGGCGAGGGAGGCAGAAAAATATCGCGACGCCGCCATCCGCGAGGCCTTTTCGCCTGGTCGCGCCGCGCTCTGCCGGGGCTTGATTCATGCTGGGCAGTGACTGGGCGTAAGCCGCTCGCCAACCATAACCCATCAGCCTCTCCCATCTGGCGCTGCAAGCATGGCAGCAGCGCCTTTACCCACAGTGGCCTTTATCCCTATCAACCCAACATTTTCGCTTGCGGTTTCAACCTCCCTGCGACCAATCGGCGCAGTAATGTTTTTGTTGGTCGGCAATGGCCAGTACACACATCTGCGTGCCCATCCGACAGAAACACATTCTTTTTAATTCATGCATTATCTTGGGTGTTGGCCTGTTTGCCGCACACCCGACGTTGCAGGCCCAAAACCCCGCCGGCATCGACTAAAGCCGCAGTCAATCGACTATTTGTCCAAAACGGAGTAGCCAGTTGGTCAAATCTGACTAGTCGATACCCGCAGGCACGCGCGGTGCGTGCCTGCATGTGGCGAGGCCCGTCCGCATAGCGTGCGCACCTACGGGTGGGCCAGCGTCCTCGACGCGGCATAGGCCTTTTGGATCACATTCGTGCCCTGGACCACGACAGGGTCGCTCGCCCAGGCATCGCCCGTGGAGCGCATTCTGTCGAGCGCGCGCTTGCTCGCGCGACGCTCTGTCATGGCGGTCAGGCGCGCGCAATAGGCCGCCAGCGGCTCGTCGGGAACAGAGGGCGCGTCGCCGCTCGGGTCCTTGTAGCCGTCGACGATCGACTCGGCCGCCTCGCCGTACGGGCGCGCGCCATAGAGCGATGGCTTGAGTGGCATCCGCGCGACGCACTCATCGGGCGTGTAGCCCGCGCGCAAGAGCATGTCGGCGGCGCACGCGACGCGCTCGCACAGGGGTGTCGATGCACGGGCATCCACGCCACTGCGGCGCAGGAAATCACCTCCAGAGACCACGGCGCGCAGCACGCTCAGCGGATTGGCGTCGAGCGGATGCAACGGGGCCGACCGCGGGAAGGCGACCAGCAGATCGCCGAGGACGACCACGGGATCGACGACACGATCCACCCGCCGTTCCCACATCGTGGTGGCACAGGGCGGCAGCGACTGGCTGCGGCAGTCGACCGCCGCCACGGCGTCCCAAAACAGACGGTCCAGGGCGACGGCGAGGAGGGCTTCGATCGACGGCTCGGCGCGCGCGCCGGCGTCCACGAGGGCCTTGACGCATCGGCGCGATCCGCACGCCACAGCCCTCGTGAGCGGGCTCTCGCCACTGGCGCACCTGGGCAACGGGAGGCACAAGGGGGAGAGCGCACCGCCCGCATCGTCCTCTAGGTCATAGGCGATCGTGCCGTCGCGGCGCGGGGTGCGCACGATGATCGCGGTTGCACCGGCGCGTCCGACGACGCCGCCGAGTCCGAGTGCAAACACGCACGTGACGGGTGTCGCCAATCGACAGAGGCTGCCGACGGCGAGCAGCGGGCTGTCGCCCAGTGCGACTGCGCGCAGCATATCGGGATTGTCCCTCGACAGGGCATTGCTCGCGCGCACGAGACGATCCACGAGGTCGTCCTGGTGGTCGTCACCTGGCAATCTGACCGGTGCCTGCATCGCCGCCGTCGTTGCCCCAGATCGCGACCCGACAGTGTATTTTTGACATTCTGCCTCGTGCCTCGTGCCCGACGACGGTCAACACCAAAAAAAGCGACGCCCAATCAAAAGAGTCTCTGCCGTCTATTTTTTCCATGTTTACGGGTGGCCTCGTGTTGCGGGATCGTTTTGTCTTTTTTTCCCGTTTGCAGCCGTGCACGTCGCGGGCGCCCGCCTCGTCGGTGTTTGTGCCAACAAAAATCCAAAAAAAACGGGCATATAAATTACCGTTGGATCGAGGCAAAGAATGCGCCATCGCTGCGCAAAACTAGTCGGCGAGTGCGTCGGACCTGCGGCCCGATCCTTGCGATGGCGTGCACGATGATTGTATCGTGATCGACCAAGGAAAATACGACCCTCTAGACCGACATTTCCCCGTCCATCATTCCTTTTCGGTCTCTTTTTTTTTACTTTTTTTTATTGCATACTGGATTTTTATTTTTTTTTTGCGCGCGTACAGCCTTTGTGCGCAGGGACAAAGTCAGACGAAAAAAAGGACAGGGACGGCTGTGCCGGCGGGGGATCACGGCGGCAAGGCGCCGCGCTTGGCGAGTTGGGCCAGCACCTCGACCGACGGAAAGTACCAGTAGTTGCCGGTGGTCGGCGTGGAAAAGCGCATGATCGCGTCGGGCACGGCATGAGGCGCGCCGGCCATGCCGGGACCAGAGCCCACCATCGAACGGCACATGGCGTCAAGATGATGGGTGTCGCCTGCATAGGCAACGAACAAGAGGCCCGCCTCGCCTGCCGGGTCACCCCACGGCATGGCCTGACGCACGATAAAGTAGCCCAGGGCGCTCTGGCGCACGCGCGCCACATGGGACGACGGCGCCTGGTGCGGCAGCGGCGCCGACTGGGCCTTGGTGCGGCCAAAGACGGCCTCTTGCATGGATTGATTGAGGCCGCGAAAGGCCGCGAGATCGTGGCGCCACACCTGCGCGATCGCATAGGACCCGTTGACGTGCGCTGGGTCCACTGCGGCGCCGATGAGACCGGCGGCCGCCCTCTGGCCTGATGGCGCGTTGACCGTGCCGTCGACAAACCCGGTGAGATCGCGGTTCTGGCCGTCCAGGGCGTTGGTCCACGCGTCCACCGTCTCGACGCCGAGGACGGCATCGGCTCCCAATTCTCGAACGACGAGGTCGACCAGCGCGTAGAGGACGTCGCGCCGCGCGGCCTTGACGTGGACAAAGAGGTCGCCCCCGGTGGCGGGCATGCGCGGCCACCCGCCGACGCCCTCGTAGCCGGGAAAGGCCAGGATGCCGACGGGCGCCGGCAGAAAGGTGCCCCAGCGCGCCCACAGCGCCGGCGAGAGGCCGATGCCCGCCACGAGGCCACTGGCGCCGTCGCCCTGTGTTTTCGTGGCCACGGCGGCGACGAGCGTCGAAAAGGAACCGACGACAGCGCGCGCGCGGGCCGATACAACTGGGTCGTTCCAGGCCGCAGGAGTCAGGTGGATCGTCGTCCCGACAGCGTTGCGATCCAGTCCACTGAGGACGCTTCCTTGTGGGTGTACCTGGCACCCAGCGTTGATGACGAGGGTCGCCAAGATGGCGGTGCACCAGAGAGCCCCGCCCAGCCGGGATGACATTGTCACTATTGTGCAGGTGGCGAGAAAGAGAAAAAAGTCTTTAAGACGGCGGCCCTCTGCACGCGTCACGGGTAGAGAGATCGCAACTTTTACTCTTGCAAAGGCGACTCTAAAAGTGTGTGGAGCGCCGATGGGCAGAGGCAGAGGCAGAGGCAGGGCGGAACAGAACCAAGGCCAACGGCCGCGGCGTCGGCGCCGGAAGAACGGCCATTACCTTTGGTGTGATCCACGGGGGGGGGGGGTGGCTCTCGACTTGTGCGACTCTCAGACGCGGGCGGGCGGCATGCGAGAGGGACAGTACAGACAAAGGAAAAAAGAAGTCGTGTTTATGACGGCAACACTTTTGTTGGTGCAAGGTGGGCGCCGCAAAGGGAGGAAAAAAGAGCGTCGCCCGCTGTGCCTCTGCTGTGGGGTGTGTGTGTGTGTTTGTGGTTGGTCGGGCTCGGTGGAATACAAGAGAGGGCGCGCTTGCGAATCGCACCGACTGGACCCATGGGCGGCACCGAGCACGACACGGGCCTCGACGCTCTCGGGGGCCGGCGTCGGTGGCACGGGCCGACAACGCGCAGCAAACCCATACCCTAACCGTACAGCGTGTTTAATGAGAGAGCAGGGCCGGCGGGAGGGCGCGCGGTTGCCCGACGGTGGCCAGCACGCCGACGCGACCACCAGACAGGATCACACCAACTGGGCCACGAGAGAGCCGCAAAAGGTGCGGTTGATGGTGGCGGCATCGCCCAGCGTAAACACGGTGCCGTCCTCGCCGGCAACGGTCACAATCACGGTGTCGCCCGCGGCGAGGGTGAAGTCGCCATCGACCGTGACCCCATAGGTATCGGCGACGTCCACGGCATCAAACGCCGTGAACCAACGCTGCGCCGGCGGCTGCGTGACGTTGCTCGACACGATCGAAAGCACGATCGTGGGCTGGCCGGTCACGCGGGTGCCATTGGCGTTGGCGACGAATCGATAGGTGCCGTCGAGCGGCGCCGTAAAGGTCGACGTCGCCGGCTCGTAATTGTCGGCCGCGACGCCGTCCTGTAGGTCGTAGAGTTGGCTCTCGTAGAGGACCTGGATGGGCGCCGCGGTGGCCACGGTCTGGGCGGCGACGCCGTCGGCGCGAAAGGCCACGGTGACGGGCGCCGGTCCCGGAGGACCCGGCGGTCCGGGCGGACCGGTCGCGCCGGGTACGCCTGTCGGTCCAGGCGGCCCAGGCGGACCGACTGGACCTTGCGGCCCCGGCGGACCACCAGGCCCAGGTACGCCAGTCGGACCGGTCGGGCCGGCGGGGCCTCGAAGGCCTGGAGGTCCGGGCGGCCCCCGCGTGCCCGTCACGACCGGCGCGCAGGCCGGGACGGGCGGGGCGCAACAGGAGCGCGAAACACGGTGTCGCGGATCGCTCATGATTGCACGTTTTCTCAACTGAATCACCCATAAAGAGAGCCGCGCGATCTCGACGGCGCCGCCAGACAGCGGCTCGTGGATTTACGTGGGCCTCGGGTCGGTGCCGTGGGTCGTAATGTCGATACCCGACACGACGGTCCCACAGGCTCGAACGGCCTACGGTCGTGCCGCCGAGGGCGCTCTTGCATCCAAAGGCCACGGCCAAACACGACGCATGCCCGCGCTTGCGCCAGTCGTTGCCGTGGGTCGCCGCAGTGGCGAGCGCCACGACGACCAGGAAAAAAGAGAGCGCAGCGGTTCACGGTCCCGGTTCGCTGTCGGGTCCAACGGTGGCTGTGTTGGCAGAGGGTGGCGATGTGAGCAACGGCGCCGTCTTGCCGCGAGACCTTTTTGACGACAACGATGATGCGGGACAGTGTTTTTTTCTCTCTTTTCAAAAAGTGGCGGGTACACCGATTTGCAGATCCTGTTGGGCTGGCCATCGTGCGCCGCTGCAGATTCCTGCGCGACACGGCGGCGTGGCAGTGTGACACCATGCCTAACGCCTGGGCAAGGGCCAAAGCGCACGACTGCCACTGCCGGCGATTCTATTGCGTCGAGGTCCATATGCAGTTTTGAGACCTTTGACTAGTCATTGTTTAGCATGATTCGTGACGCGCCTTGCCCCATGGCCGCCTCTCACCGTTCCGGGCCCGTGGGTGCAGACGACGCAGCGCACAGCACGGGCCTTTTGGCCATGCCCCGCGAAATCATCGACCTCATCGCGCAGGGTCTAGGCACATGTAGCGACGTGGTGGCTTGCATGAGCGCATCGTCTGTGTTTGATGCCGCCCATCTGTTTGATCTGCTGGTGCGCTCTCACGGATCACGCTTGGGTCGCGTTGTCGAATCGGGCGCGCCCCTCGCCATCGTGCAGGGCCTGTTTGCCCGTCGGCGACTCGAGCCCGCCGTCGACGGCGTGCTTTGCGCCGCCGCCAAGGCCGGTCGCCTGGACGTCCTGCAGTGGATGTGTGAATCGATTGCGCAGGCCCAACGCCTGTGCGGCTCCAAACGGCCCGGCCGATCGAGGACGCGTGCCGGCGGCTCTCGCTCTGTAACCGGCTCGCCCAGCGGCCTCTGTCGATTGCCAGACGCCCACGACGATTTCGTCTCTGTCGTTGAATTCTCAAACACCGACCAATGGCCGCCCTTGCCGATTGCTTTGTCTGACGCCGAGATTGCTGCCGAGATTGCCGCCATGGATTTGGGCCAGTGGCCCGACGACACCGACGCGAGCCCGCCAGCGTCGCCCGACCTCGGGTGCGATACAGACGACGAAATCGCAATGCCCTGGCCCGACAGTTCCCGGCCCGTCTCGCCCGTCTCTGCCATCGGCCAGATGTCTGGCCTGGGACCCCGCCCGCGGGTCACGCACTACAAACAACTCTCGCGCAAGGACCCACTGTCGATCCTCTCGGATTCCGTCTATGAGGCGTGTCTCGGGGGCCACATCGACGTGGTCCGCTACCTCGTCGATGCATGTCCGCTCAACGGCACGGGGGCATGGCTTTTGCCGCCCGGCGGCATCGTCGGGGCCGCCCGGCGCGGCCACCAGTCCGTGGTCGCCTTTGCGCACGAGCGCCGGCTCTGCCAGAGACCGACTGCGGTGGACAGTGCCCACCCATGCAACTGTGCGTCCAGCATTGCCAGGGCTGCGATCGACGCCCGTCAATATGGCGTGCTCCGGTGGATGCACGCGGCCGGCTGTCGATCGTTTGAATCGACCGGCGACGCCCTCGTCTGGGCACTGGGCGTGCGCGATACCGACGCTGTCGACGCGCTGACCAGAACGCTCGATCCGAGGGCTGTGTGCGTCTCGCCCGACGGCCAATTCATCCGCGACATGAGGTCGCGAGCGTTGGCCAGAGGCCAATCGACACAGGATGTCGCTGTGGCCACGGCCATGTGGACAGCCAACGCATCCTTTGCGATCGGCGTCAGTGCAGCCGAGGCCGCGGCGAATCCGTCGGTCGTTGTGCCGATCGCGCTCGTCCTATCGCGTGGGTTTACGATGGCCGACGCCCATCACGCGTTTGCAGCGGCGGCGTCTGCAGGCAATCTGCCGCTATTAAAGTGGGCGGCGGGCGACGCCATTGATTATCGGGGCGAGCGCCTCGTCGCGCCCCAGGGTCTCCCATGGAATCACACCAGCACCGTCTTGAAGGCCGCCTCCAAGGACCGTCTTGACGTTGTCCAGTGGCTCTCGCGGGACCCACACTGCCACCGCTGTCTGGGACCCATCCTCGCGCGCTCGCTGCTGGCTTCCAACGGCATGGGCGACGTCCTGCGGTGGATGCACCATAGCGGCCTGGCGCCCGTGCACACGTGGGACGCCCTCTACGTGGCCGTCCTCCATGGGCAGTTGGTCACCGTGAAAGAGGTCGCCGACCTGGGCGGCACCTACACGGCCTCGGTCCTCGTCGAGGCCGTCCGCCGAGGCGATGCCCGCACGGTGGCCTTTCTCTGCACGCGCTACGGAACGGGCGACGCGCAGGCCGCCCTCGACGCCTGGGTCGTCGACCCCAACCGACGAGGCGGCGTCGACTGGATCGTGGGCCACGTGCCGGGCCTCAACATTGCCGACGTGGCGTGCGTGCTCGGCATGATCGACGACTATGGTGACCCTCTCGGCCTCAAGGAAACCTACAGACGCGTATGATCGCGCCACTTTTTGGCCCGTGGAGTGTTGGGGCGCCATCCCCGTCCTTTTTTTTATTGACACCTCACAGAGGCAGACAACATGCGGCAATGTGGGATTCTTTCTTTGTGTCTCCTCTCGAATCCAACAAAAAAAAGGGGCGAGGGTCGATTCTTTTTTGTTTGGTCTCGCCTCGCAGCGCGATCAGACAAAGAGGCACTGGGCGCCTTGCATGTGCGATGGGGGAAAAAAGAAGAGAAAAGGGTGATGCGCGATTTTAAAGGAAAAAACATCTCTTCTTTTTCTTGCTTGGACGGACGGCCAGGAGGGCGCGCATGCAAAATGCTCAGATGGGTACCTGCCTTTGTGAGAGCCCCTCTGTTTGTGAAAAAAAAAGGAAAAGGAAAAAAGTGATCAACGCGGGCCGGGTCTGTGTGTCGGTGGCCACACATTGTGACTGAGTCGGTCGGGGCACACGCGCACACACGGCCTAGGCCGGTTGAGTTTCGTCGGCGTCGCCTGCGCAAGAGGGCAAGGACATATTGTCTGGATCGATAGCAAGAGTGCGGTCCGGTGCATGGCTAGCCTCGACGGATTCAATCGAACCCATGTCGGCGTCGATGGCGCGGGCCAGGACGTGGCGGAGTCGCGTCATGACCGCGCATGGCGCCTGGAACAGGATAACGCCCGTCGCCGCGACGATTGCGACGGTGGCACCCAGAGCGACGCCATCGAGCAGACCCTCCTTGTAGGCCTCCCTGTAGCGACCGACCCATCGGACGGTCGATAAAAAGTGGGAAGAATGGACGGCCATCGAGCCGATGGCGCACGACGCCGTGGCGATGACGGCGGCCATCCGCAGGGCGCGCGAGGAGGCGTCGAGTAGCGCCGCCGAAAGGCCTCGTCCCGTCCTGTTGCGAGAGACCGAGTCGATGCCATAGGCGGCGGCGTAGAGCACGACCAGGCTGCATACGCGACCATCCGGCACCGGCTCCAGCCGAAGGAGGCCGAGCAAGGCGCCGTTGCCAGAGACCGACGCAGCAACCGCATGGACGGCTGTAGCCGTAGCATAAAAGGCGGCGACGGGGGGCGCAGCGGCCGCCACACCGCCGATACAATGTGCTATGCCCGTCGCCGTCGTCGCGGTTGCCGCGCACGCACAGCGCCACAGACAGTGCCAGTCCACCACTGGGGACGCCGACGCGTGAGACGTGCAGCGTGCGCAGCGACACCGAGGCCTGTCGGCAGCCGGCGCGGTGCCGGGGTAGCGGGGCGTAGTAGAGACGGGCAGGTCGGTATCGTTCATTTTTTTCTGTTCCTTGCGGCGAGTCTGTTCCGAGCGGGTAGGTTGTATGGACCGACAGATCGGCAAGGGTACGGTATGTGCGCCCGCGGCTGCGCTTTTTTATGGCGACGCCTCGACCACGCGCTGCGACTGGCGTCTTTTTCGGCCGTCCCTTTAGGCGCACGACCAATCGCACAGACGGCATGGAAAAAAACGGCCCAAAGGGATGCGCGGGACCAACAAAGGGAGAAAAAACAAATTCGAGGTTGTCTGACTGGACCAACCACGGCTGTCCTTGAAGTGCGCATCACGACCAGGGTCCGAAAAACGTGGAAAAGATCGCAACAACAACACCCGTTGCTCTTTCCCTAAAAGAGCGATCGCAAGCAAGGCCCCGCGCGCTTTACGTTTGCCGTTTACGTCATGAGGGGCACGACCAGAGACAACTGCGTGGTGGCGGCGCTGTGCGCTGCGGCACTGTCAATATTGGTCGCGATCATCATCGCAGCGGGCGTCGTGCCTGTGGCCGAGCAAGTCCACGCTCTTGTGAGCCTTCATCGACGCCTGCGCACCGCCGACTGCCACGTGACGGGCCACGTCGAGGTGGCTGACAGGGTCCGCGAGGACCGACCTGAATACCTCGCGGGACTCTTGGTCGATTTTGAGACCGACCGCGGTGTAGAGATTGTCAACGCGACCGCGCTGGCCAACATCGAGCCGACGCGCGCGTGGCTGACCTCTGCCGACCGCGGGCGCCTGTACGACCGCCATCCAGTGGGATCGACCCTGCGCTGCGCCTATGACGGCGACGCGCCGCGCGAGACCGTGGCGGCTTCACCGCAGATCACCGACTATGCATCACGTGTTGCGTTTGGTGTGCTATCGGCCACGATCCTGAGTGCCGTGGCCCTATTTGTAGCCGCCCCGATGGTCCTGTTTGGACTATACGTGTGCGGCATGGCCGTGCTCTCTGCGTGCAAGTGGGCGCGCCAGACATGCACGTGGCCACTTGCGTCGTGCCCCTATCTCGTACTTGGCGGTGACGGCGGCGACGACCTCGGTGCACCAAATGGCGCCGACCCAGTTGATCGGGAACTGTGAGGCGTACTGGCGCAGGGGGTCACTTGGCCGATGGGTTGACCGGGGACCGCCGGCTGTTGGGGGTCCGCCGCGACCAAGCCGAGGCTCTTTTGTGCAACTCGTGCCCAACAAAAGAGGACTCAAGAAAAAAAGTAAAGATTTTTTTTTCGGCTCGATTTGTGCATTTTGGCTCAGGCCCGGCTGTGGGACCTCTGCGATGGCGAGCGCGCGAGAATACGCGAGGAGATGCAACGGCGCTTACCGGTCATCCTCGGCCACGATCGTATCGAGGCCCAGCGGGCCGCCAGGCGCCATGCACGCCTCGACGACTTTGTCCATCCCCGATCAGACGACGGGACCCGGCACCTGACCGCCGATGACCGAACCCACACGAGAGACGCGTTGGACCACCTCCGCATGTTTATCCTCGACGCCGCGGTCCACGGCACGCCCGCCGACGACGAGACAAGAGTGCGGGCCGAGGGTCGCTGCAGACATGTCGACGTCATGCGCACCGAGGCCGCTTCCCCCGTTGACGTCATTCCTCAGACTCGCCCCGTCAATTGCCGCTCTGTCGCTGCGGTCGACCCGTTCACGCTCCACCGAACCCCACTGGGGCGCCGGCATCGTCTTTGTCATTCCTCTCACTGTTGGTATTCCCTTTTACCGTCGGTGCTGTCGTTGGTGTGTCCTTTGGTCGCCGCTGACTTGGGCGACGGCGACCTGTTTCGCATCGTTGATTCGGCTCGCGCCCTTTGGCGCTGCGCATAAATTTTGGTTCTATTTAAAAAACGGTCTATTTTTTTGCAGGCGCAAAGGTGAGCGTGGGCTCGGTGCTGCGTCGTGCGGCGCGGCGCTTGAGCATGTTTGCCCTTTTCCCCCCCCCCTCCATACATCCACGGCACCCATTGGTCCTGAACAATCAAAAAAAAAAGAATCGGAACACGCTCTGCAAGACCTTTTCCAAGCGCGACCACCCGCGATTGTTTAGAATTGTTTTTTTTTGCACCCAGTTTTTCCTGTATCGGGCGTCGGTGGCGCTGGTCGCTGCCGCCCGCGCGCCCCTTGGCGTGGAAAAGAGATCCCAATCCCGAGCGTCGAGCAACGCCCTCTGTGGCCCAAGCGTGCCTCCCCCACATCTTTTTTCTCTTGTCACACAGCAGCACCGACTTGCGTGCGCTCGTCCAAAAGCGTCTGGCTTTTGCGAGTTTCCCGACACCACCCACGACCGGCCTGCACGGGCGCGCCGCAAAGGGTGAAAAAAAGAAAAGAAAAGAACAGGGTGGGTTGCAGGGCGCAAACCTGCACTGCGCCGCGCTGACGACGGCGGCGAGTAAACTTCAAGTTTTTACTTGGAAACCTATAGAATGTCGACAATCGGTTGGGCGCGGCCAAACTGTGGCCTATCGCGGCCGAGCCACCGAGCACAGAGTTGCCCACAAAAAGTTGTGTCGTGCAGTGTAGACAACGCAACACACCGAGCAAGCCAACTCGCACCAACAACGGCATGTACAAGCAACTTTTGGTTCCCCAGCGAGAACGCCACGACAATGCCAACAACGGCGACAACATGGCCATTGAACCCGAGATGCCCACCGATGACGACCGCGCCTCGGAACAATCGAGCAGGACACGCGGCACCGACCATGTCCTCACTCTCGACGTCGGCGGCACGATCGTACGGACCAATGCGCGCACCCTCCTCAGCCACGGCTGCAGCGCGGCACTGGCGCGCGACATCGAGGAGCAGCGCGCCAACGGACCCGGCGTCCACCCGATCTTCATCGACTGCGATCCCAAAGACTTTATGCTCATGCTCAACTTTTTCCGCTACGGCCCCGCCTACATCGACGCCGACACGCTGGCCAAGATCGGCCGCGTCATGGCCTACCTCGGTATGACCTCGTGCGTCCGCCGCGCCATGAGCCACAGCGTGCCACCGGCAGAGCCGATGGCGTGTCACGCCGTCGTGCCGCGCCTTTGCGACGACGAGTGTGCGCGCGTTCATACCGAGATGCAGCAACTCTTGTCCTTTATCCTCGCCGTCGACTATGACAAGGCCCGGCGAGCCGTCGAGCGCTATGCCGACCTCGACGCGCTACTCTACCCGCGGTCGGCCGACGGCACCCGGCACCTGACCGAGGACGACATGTCTCACGCGCACGCCGAGATCGACCGCCTCGCTCAGTTTATCGTCGACGGCGAGGTCCACACGACGCCGGTGGACGAAGAGACAAAGGCATGGGCCACGCGCCGCTACAGGCACATCGAGGCGCTTCTCGCCGAGTCCCTTCCGGCGTCTACGCAGACGGCAGCGCAAGGGCGTCCAAAAACGGGCCGCAGCGTACTCGCGCTGCCACCAAGACAACAAACCGCTCTCTTTATCGGCGTGCTCTTTTTGGTGCCGGTCATTGTCAGCGCCGTCATCGGATCGCAGCGCACCGCCCACTACCGCTGCTGACGACATCCTCTTGCCTCTGTCTTTTTTTCCCTACTCTGGATCCCTCGTTTTTTTTTCGTATGGACCCGCATTGCAAATAGACCACCGCCTTTTTCAGCCTATTCGGAAAAAAAATGTTGTTTGCGTGCACGGTACCGTCACAGTAGTCACCGAAAAAAAAAAGCACTCGCATGGCCGAGGCATAGCGGGCAACCCGCACAGGGCGCGCGCAGACATCCCCGACCACACCCAAGCAACGTTGCCCAAAGGAGGCTCTCGCTGGTTCTTTTGGTCGAGTTGATTCTTCACGCTGCGACACTGTCCACACTCGGCACACTCTCAAAAAGGGGCGAAAAAAGTCATAATTGGTCGACTTTGCGTGGCGGGCGCGTCTTTTTCGCGCGCAAACTCGCCTCCTTGATGAGAAAACACAACGAGAACCTGTCTATGCGTGCCGCTGGGCCAAACCGCCCAAGCAGACAAATGTGCGGTGTCTGGACGCTTGGGGGTAGCCGCCAACGAAAAAAAAAGTGGCATCTTTTTGGAACGGGGTTTTGTCCTCTTTGAGGGTGTGCCGGCTGTGGCGCCAGCACCCCCCCCCCAACAACGTGTAAAAAAGGAAAAACGACCACGCCCAATGGCGCCATTGTCGTCATAAAAAAAGGCCGAAAGCAAAAGGCAGACCGCGGACCGTTCTTTTGCAACAGCAACAGCGACACCAGAGACAGGCGAGCAAAAAAACCCAATCGGCTCACAACCAACATGAAGAGATCGCTCGCAGCGGCACATTGCCCCCTTGTGCGCTCGCTCCCGCCGAGACTTGACATTACGCCGACCCGACGTCTGGCAACGTCGGCCGCGACATCGACCGAGACGACGGTGCTATCGACGTCTTGGGGGCGCACCTACCTGACCATAGGGTGCGCCACCACCGTCGCATGGGGCGCCCTCGTTTTTGCCAACGAATGGGACGAAGGAGGTCGACGGGGCGACTCCACCGACGCCCGCCTGTGCAGTGCATCGAGTGTGCTGGCAACGAAATCATTAGTCGTGGTTGGTCTTGGTGCCATCTGGCCTCTGGCGCCGGTCCTCCTCGTGGCGTGGGACCAACACCTGTCCGTGGAAGAACGACACCGCGAGGCGGAGCGCCGGATAGAAGATGATCGACGTCGTGAGCGCCAATTGCGCCACGAGCGAATGGAGCGTGAGCGTCGTCAAAAGGAGCGCGAGCGCCAAGAGCAGAGAGAGCGCGAGCAAAGGGCGCGCGACTGCGAGGCAAGGCAACGGGCTGTGGCCATGTCGACCGTCCTCATACCGGCCGAAACCAAGGAGGGCGGAATGGCCGGCACTGCCACGGAACCACAACAGGCGCCGCTGTGTCGCTGGTGCCTCCAGGCCCATTAATCGACGCGTGCACACGCGCACTCTCCCCCATTTTTCCAGGCGCATCCCACCAACAGTGCAAACTCTCGCCCTGCGCCTGTGCTTTCTGTGATTCTCGCCGTTGTAAAGAAAATGCAAAAAACGGAGCCATGGAAATCCCTGGTTTTTTAGTTTGATCGCGAATGGGCAGTACATTTTTTCCCCTGTCAACTGCCGCCCGATGGCTCTTTTCTTCTTTTTTTTTGTCGCGCCGAGGGTGTCGCCCGTGGATCGCGTGTCCTCTCTTTTTCTTTTGAGAATCAGCCGACCATGGCCCGTCGACAAGCAACAGAAGAGACCGCATGGCTTTGTAGCCCTTGGCCTCGAGACGTCGCGTTTTTGCCGGCGACGACCCCACCCACCCCATGCCCGCTCTCTCACGAACTGCCTGCGCGCCGCTACGCGCAGGGTTGCAGCCGTGTCCTCAATGGCATTTGTTTGCGGTTTCTCCAAGAGGTTAGGCTTTGCCGCGGAGTCGATACGTGACGCGGTAAACCGCGCACCACACATCAAGCGCCAAAAAACAGACCATGCGCGCGAATAATAAAAAACAAAGGTTGTATTTTTTTTCTGAGGGACAACCGCATCATACGAGGACGGCACGGGCGAGCCACATGCTCCCGGCGCCTCGGGGGCGCGGCATTCTCTGCGTGGATGGCGCCAATGGCTACTTGCATGGGGTCCGCTACTGGCACCACAAGGAGGACGACGCCGAGACAAGGTCCTAGAGCCGGTGCCGTGGGCACGAGGGCGGTGCTCGCCGCCGTGACAAGACAGCCGGCAGCCATTTCAAACACGGCCGCCTCGACCGTCCTTGCAAGAGGGTCAACGCGATGTCTTGGTGTGTACTGCTTGTAGCATCAGGTCGGCAACGCTGCGGCGGCACAGGTCGAGATGACTATCGAAGCCGCGGCCATGATATCGTACCGACGCTCGGTCGGCAACACGGTCTCGGAAAATCCTCGACGCACAGGCGGTGCCGAGCGGAGCGTCGAACCGCAACGCAAACCGGTCGCCAGCGGTGTAGTCCTCGCAAAGCGGCAGCGCGCTTGCGCCCATGTGTTCGTGTTCGTTGCATGTTTTCATGGTGCGCTGTGACAAAAAAAGAATAGGGGGGCGACTCTGTTGTCGTCCATCGAGCCTGTACCGACCAAAGTGCTAAAAAAAAGGAAGGAAACAAAAAGAAAGACGGGCATCACGCGGAAGGGATTTTTGATCCGACTGCGCCATGTCTCGGACCGGGCCTGCGCAGTGCTCTCAACCGCAATTCAGTTTGTGGCACGAAGAGACATTGCCGCTGCCGACAAAGCGTTGCACGGCAGTCGTGAGCCCTTCTTTTTCTCGGTGACCGATTGCGGACCTCACCCGCCAGCCGGGCCTGGGCCTTTGCAGCGCAATGTTACCACCCCCCCCCCAAAATTGTTTTTGCCCTCTTTTTTTCCCATGTGGTTGGATGATGCTGGCGACGAAAAGTAAAAAAAAACAGTTTTGGCCCGGGACACGTAGGACACAACGAAATGGGGTGGTCCCCCCAAAAAGGGCATCAACCGCGCCGACCAGGCCGACTCCCTTGTTCTCCCTTTTTACAGGAAGCATTAGCAAACAAGGCGGAAATTGAATTGCGCCAATGGGAGGCGCATAAAAAAAGAGAGGGCAACAAACGGAGCAGCATCAAAAGCAACCTCAAAAGCCGCCACGGCCATGCAGCCAGGAAAAATCCATTCGGCGACGACTATCGAGAACATCGAAACCTGCAGTCAGACATGCAACTCCAAAACAAACAATCCGACTCACTCATCCCGCCGGCTCCTCGCACAGACGCCACCCTTTCGGCCTATGGTGTCGCCGGCCAATGCCAGTGCCTTTGCTGCTGTGCCGCCCGCGCACCCGCGCCCTCTTACGTTGACTGGACGCGCGTGTGGGATTCGGCCTGCCGCGCAACGGCGCCGGTCGCGATCGTCGCCGAACGATGCGCGCAAACGATCGCAGCGGCGGCGCCCTATGCCATCGGCTTTTACGGCGCGACGGCGGCCATCAAAGCCGGCGTGGCGGCTCTCGCATCGCGCGGTTCTTGGCTCCGCTGCGCGGTCGAACTGAGGCCGCTATGCCGTGGTCACTTGAGCGGCCTGGCGGCGGTCTGTGCCGTGGCCTATGCCGTCGAGTCGACCGCCCGCGACAGAAGGCGCCAACGTCTCCCAGGCGGCCTCGTCGGCCTGGCGTCACAGGTCGTGCACATGTCGGCCGCCCTTGGCATGGCGGCGTGCTGTTTGGGCTCGCTGGCCCACCGCCTCGCATGCTCGGAGGTGCTGAGGGAGCGATGGTGGCACCATGGGATCAACGATCGATACGAGCGTGGCATGGCCGACGGCATCATCCTTTGCGCCGTTGTCGCCATCGGCGTTGCATCGGCCGTCATCGTGTTCCAGTCGCCGTGCCAGGTCATCACAGACATACGGCGCGCCACGGCCCAGATCATCGACGTCGACCCGCTCCCGCCCGCTACGGACGGTTTCGACTTGCACTGCCGTCGCCGCCCCGCCGACCTCGACGACCTCTTGCTTCCCCTGGCCAATGACGACCAAGAGCAGTGCGACGCCGAGGAAGAGCAAGTCGAGCCATAATCGTTGTCTCCTTTCGCCGGCCAACCGCAGCCTTGGCTCGCGCCAAATAATTGTTCTTTTTCCTCTTTCTTTTCATTTCCAAAAACAAAGAATTGGTTTTGTTGGATGCGGTGGCGCTGGTTGTTGTCGCTGCACAGAGAAAAAAAGGGCATACCGCCGGAACCGCATTGGTGCGCCTCCCCCGAATCCTGCTACGAGCAGGCGCCAGGCACCCAAAGGGTGCGCCCATAAAAAAATTGCATGCGACCCAACAGGGTGGAGGGGCATAAACACTGCGCGGCCAGGACCGGTCGCGATGCCGTGCCGCAGGCCATCGGCCGGACCGGGTCGTCGCAGTCGGCGTGTTTGTTGCACTGCGAAAGCGCGCACAGTTCTTCTATCAAAAATCCACCCGACAAAAAACAAAGAAATGGCTGCAAACCTGGTAGTGTGTCGCGATCCTGCTTGTCCGTGTCGCACGATTCGCGCCAACCCAAAGAGACGGCAAAATTGTGACCCAAGTGCTTTGAAAGGCAAGAGTCGGCTGCGTCGCGCATCAGGAGGCGTCTGAATGCCTTTATCTGAGTCATGGTTGGCGATCGCATTTCTGCCGCCAGCAGATTGTAGGTCCAATAAAGCGCCCGTATATTGCTCTTGGGTCTGGCCCCAGACAACGGGCGCCGCGCGCGTGCGCTGGACGGCCGGGACATGCTTTGCTTGATCCAAAGTGACGGGGGCCGAATAGTGCGCCAATGAGCACAAACCAAAAAAAAAAAGAGGAAAGGAGCGCGCGGCGAGCGCACATACACAATCCCTTTTGCGTGCGGCCGCCTGTACGTCAACCGCACATGAACGCCACGCACAGACAAGGGGATGGCTCAACCCCTTTCGACGATTGGCTTGGCCTGCCCGACGAAGTGTGGATGCACATCCTGGGCCGCCTCGACACTCGTGGGCTCCTCGCGATCGGTGCCGCGTGCGCCCGCCTGGAAAGACTCGCGCGCGACAATGGGCTCTGGATCGATCGCGTCGCCGCCGACTTTTACGACGACCCCTTCCTCGTCCTGCCCCAAGGCGACTTGCCTTTTCTCATCCGGGACGTCTACGCGTGCCGCTGGCTGCGCCGACGCGACGCGGCCGAGATCACGTCGTCGCGCACGCACGCCTCTGGTGCACGCGGCCGCACGGCGCTCACAAAGACGCTCGACGCCAATGTGACCACTATCGCGTGCGGGCGCTTTGACGACGAGGGTCGACTTCAGGGATACGGCGAGCGCCGCGCGACGGTCACCGACACGGAGCGCAGAGACCCGGATCGTGCTACCTACCGGGGCGTGTTTCGCGACGGCGCCTACCACGGTTGGGGCGTGCTAGAGGTTCACGACAGACGGCACTCCGACCTGCACAAGCACGCCTCCTGCAACAAGTTGATCGAATTGTACTGCAATGGCCTCTGCACGCTGATGGGCACCGGCGACTGGACGGCCTACCGCATGACCCGCTTCGTGGGCGAGTGGGCAGACGGCCTGCCACACGGCGACGGCGTGGCGACGTACGCACGCACAAACGGCAGACACGCCACATACAAAGGCCAGTGGCAGTGCGGCCTGTGGCACGGCCGCGGTTGGTTCTCTTTGAGCGATGGCTCACACTGCGGTACCGATTTCGTGGCCGGCCGACCCCACGGCGACGTGACCCTGCGCCGCGCCGGGTCACCCGACTACCTCTTCCAGGGCCGCCTACGCGGGCGCATGGCCCAGAGCGGCTGTTTTGCCTTTGGCGACGGGACGCGCCTGGTCGTCGGCGCTTGCACGGGAGAGCGGGTCAGGGCGACGCTCCACACCGCCGCCGGCGAGGTCTATGACGGCGACTGGGACGAACGCCACAACGGCGAGGCCGTCGACTCGGCCACCGGCCGCCGCATTCGCCTCCACGATCTGGTGCGACAGTGCACGGCGAGCAAGATCGATCGCGCCGGACGCACGTGGCGCGGATGCACGGGGTACTGCCTCGACACAGGGGCGTGGCGGCTTCCTCTCCCGGGGCGAGAGAATATAATGGAGCGGCCTCGCGGATTCCAGGAGGTGACGTACCCCAACGGCGACGTCCTCTGCGCTCGCTGGCGCGAGGGACTCGTGTGGATCACATCCTTTGCGATATCTCGCGCCTGCCCCGACGACCAGTTTGCCGGCGTCGTCATGCAAGGGTTTGTGTGGGCGTACAGCACCGACCGCAGGCACGAGAACGACGAGTGGATCTTTTGGCCCCACCAACGGTCCCACTCGCAACGCGACCTGTTTGCGGCCTATGTGCGCTCTGGCCTCGGTCCGTGGTCGCCCGCGGCGCTCGCCGCCTATGACCGCGTGTTGTGACTGTCTTTGCCTTGTGTCTCTCTCTCTCTCTCTCTCTCTCTCTTTCTCTCTCTGTCTTTGTCTGGTTTCATCATCATCCCCCTGCGTCGCAGACTGCCAGCAATCCAAATAAACAAAAAACCTATCAACGCAACGAGCGGGGCCATATCATGTCCGATGGAGCGCACACCCGAGATGTACAACCGTGCGCTCCGGCGGTTGATGCCCGACTCGCCAGACGGTGCTCGACAGTGTCGACTTGAGAGTGGCCGACTCGTCTCGGTTGGGGTTGCCTGTAAAGACAAGAAAACAAAATCTGGATTACGGCCGCCCATTGCGCTGAATTCATGCAGTAAAAGAAGGCAGTAAAAGGAGCGCGGTGGCAGACGATAAGGGAAAAAGGCGTGGCGCTAATCGGGACCATCCACGCCAAAAAAACAGCCTGCCGGGAAACCGCGCGCGGCCGACAGAGAGACCTGTTGGGCGCGCAAACAGCATTTGATCCGGTGCAAATTGTATCGGCAATCGCCGGGCAGAGCACCCTCTTTTCCTTGGTCGCAGATGCGCGCCGACGCCATCGGCCCCGTGACCGCCACTACACGAGGGCATTCCATGGGGCACGCGCAACAGGGACATGCAGACAACCCCAAGCACCCGCTATCTCAACAAGAGGGATGAGATCGAGCCCTGCGACGGCGGCGAGCGCGCCCGCAAATGCCAAGAGGCCTTTGACATCGAATCGCTTGTGCCCAACGAGATCCTGGCTATGATCCTCGCCTTTGTGCCGCAGGCCGACGTGCCCGCTGTCGGACGCGTCGCCAGGCGCTGGCGGGACCTCGCCCCGCCGGCCGAGCCCGACATTGTCCTGGCATACAGAGACTGTTTTAGCAGCATCCGTCTGGTCATTAAACCGCGGGCCGAGGCCAAGGAGCGCTACCTCGACAGGCTGCGGCTCGAAGCCAACGGCGCCTCTGTCGCTGACGACCAAGACGCCGACGACATACGAGATGTCTGCAACGCTTTTTTCGGTCAAGAGATCGCGCTCTGGCAGTTGTTTAAAAACGCCGAGACGCGCAAGCGCAGTGTCGAAATGTTTGCCGTCGAGGTTTTACAATCCCAAGATGTGGTCTGCGGCTGCTCGGTGGCGCACGTGCCGACCGAGCGCAAGATGGCCGACGTGTTGGCGGACTGGATGCGCTCGGAATTGCCCTACAGGGCCGACGACGATGACGTCGATGCCTATGACGACGCCATGATCCTCAATACGCTCGATCTGGATAGCGATGTGAGCCTGCGCAGGCTGTCCAACCTCATCGGCAGGGCGCGCTGTATCGACTAGATTACCTAAAAATAGTTTTGTTGTCCCTTTTCTTCTGGTGCTCGCGTATTGCCATCTGCCCCCTTCTCGCTTTTTTCATGTAGCGTTTTCCTTATTCTTTTTTTTTTCGATTACGCCGCCGTGTGCGCCCACTGTCTCGACGCGCTGTCGGCGGCAAGACGGGGAAAAGGAGGCAAAATAGATAGACCGCAAGCGGAAGCAAAAAAAAGGCGAAAACTACTGTTGCCGGCAATTCGGACAGCGACCATTTTTTGGCCATGCCGACTAAAAGGCGTGCCTTTACGCAGGTGCTCCTCTGTGGTCGATCATGCAGCCAGTGCCGCCAGGCCCACTGAGTCAGAGCGCGCCATAAAAAAAGGCGCGGCGGCGCAAGTGACTCGGTCGGGTGTTGCGTGGCGACAGCCAGCACGACCATGCGGCGGTCGACGCCTTTTTCCCCTTCTCGGTGCGGGCAGTCGAGATTTCAAAGAGCAGCGAAAAAAAAAAAGAATTTATTTGGTCTTGTGTCTTTTTTTATAGTCACAGACTCCAAAGGGCACATACGATCACGGCGACGACGACCAGTGCCAAGAGCCTGGTGCAACCGGACGCGTCGGGGATGGCACTGCGCCAGAGCACGCTTGCGCCGAGCAGGGTCGCACAGGCCACGGCATAGCCCGTGATTGCGCTGGCGGCACACAATGGGACGACGACAAAGTCGCCCGGCAAAGAGGGTCCGCTCATGGCGGCGCCGTTTGACATCCATAACCAGCCCGCACAGCCCAGCGCCAGGAGCGCCGCCACAGAGGTCCGGTGCGGCACGAGATCAGCCGCGTGGGGTCCGAGCAGGATGGCCGTGCCCGCCGCCACAAGTGCCGCCACGCAGCCCGCCAATCCCGCCGTTGTCGCTACCCCCACAACCATGGCGACCGCCAAGCCTGCCATTGTTTCTTTTTTTTTTTTGGTTTCCCGTTTGTGGCTGGATCTTGTTTGTTGGTGTCTTTGCAGTGTTTCTGGGACAATTAAAAACAAATCTCTCTCTCTCTCTCTCTCTCTGGTTTTTTGATCATACGCTGCGATAGACGGCCAATTTTTTTGCCTCTGTTGTGCAAGTTGCACCGTCGGTCTATTGGTTCGTGCCACGACGCCGCCTGGTCGAAAAAAGAAAAAAAGTCGCACAAGAACCGTTGTGTCTGGTGTGCGAGGGTCGCGATGCGGTCGCGCCAAGGACCCTTTTTCGCTTGCGCATTCTCTGTCGAGGCGTGATCACAGGCCGAGACCAAAATGGATCAATAAAAACGATTCTTTTTTTTTCTATGGGTATTTTTTTTCCTAACGATATTTTGCTCATGGGGGTGCGCCGCAATGGCACCAGGGCCATGATAGACGTCGCGGCGACGAGGGACGCGGCCAGGACCTCGTCGCACGGATAGACCCACAAGAGGAAGGTGTCGACCTAGCGACGAGGTTGCCACTTTGGTCGCCGAGTCGCGCGCCCGTGACCCGCGAGATTCGTCGCCACGACAATGGTACAGGTGGTCGACGGGCGCATGGGTTATGGCGTCAAACAGCCGACGCATGCCGGACCAACGTGTCCCCGCGGTCGGCGCAGAGCATCGGCCGGCAGAGCGCCGGCTCGAATTCGACCGATGGCACCACGCGGCGCCGATCGTACACGGACCGACCACAAAGACCGACCCTTTTGAAGCACTCTTTGATTCAGAAAGAAAAATGTATTCTCCGCTTTCACCGTATGAAGCACTCGTACACGCACGCGACAGCGACACCCTAGATCCACTGGTAGAGGGCCTGGGCAAAGTGTTGACAATTGGCGTCGATGAGGTGGTAGGTGCTGAATTCGTCGCGCGAGACAAAGTCGATGACGTCGCCCAGGTTGACGTTGCCGTTCCACCGGGTGGGCGAGCACCACTTGAGGAGCGCGCTGTCGAGCCACTCGTCGCCGCCGCCATTCTTGCCCCTCTTGTCGTCGCGCACGAGCACGTTCCTCTGGCTGTGCTTGTCGACATAGATGAGCGTGCCCGACTCGAGCGTGAGGATGACAAAGTGGTGGTGGGCCGCCTGCGTGGTCATGGCGAGGGCACGCGCCGCCAGCGTCAGGCCGGCGTCGGCGGCGTCGCCCAACATATCCTTGTCATTGTCGCTCGTGATGTGGCAGTAGCGGATTTCGAGTCGGGTCACGCGCTCGGAGCGGCGACTCTCGGCGGCGCGCTCGATGTTTTTGGACGCGTTCCGCTCGTGTATGTTGGCCTCGGCCGCCATGCGCACGCCTCCATAAATGCCCGCGGCGACGACCGACGCGCCGCCGGTAAAGGGCGCCAGCGCGATGCCCGCCGCCCAGATGCCAAAGGTGCCCCAGACACGCCCTTCCTTTCCCATTCTTGATTCTTGGTTGTTGTTGGTCTACCGTCGCTGGGTCTGGGGAGCGTGCGTATATTAGGTGTTTTCTTGCGTCTTTTTTTTTCACTGCGGACCGTCGTGTGCTGGGGCGTCGGCAAAGGGCGCGGGTTCTGGCCGTCGTGCGTGGTGGCGAGATTAAAAATCCAATGTACGCATCGCACCCGACTTTTTTTATGACCGAGACACCACGCGTGCATTGGTCGGGTCCTTTTCGCTCCAAAGAAAGTGTCTGCCCGTCAGGAGTGTGCCTTTTTTCATTGGTCTGCTTCACGAACCGAGACAAACAACAAGAAAATTCCAAAAAAGCACCAGGAAAATGAGTTTCCACAAGAGTTTGTTTGTTGACAAGGCGGCCGCGAGAAAGAGGTGATCAAGCAAGGTCATGGGTCGTCCTTGGCGTGACCGATGCGATCCAACGCGTCGCGCCACTTGCGATCCTGCAGGACCTCGCGACGGGTGGCCCAGTGGTCCGTGCCGTTGAACAACTGGTCCACGTCCGAAACACCAAAGCGATCGCACAGGGCCTGATCGTCGGCAGGCTCGCCCCACCCAGGACGGGCAGGGTCCAGCCAGATGCTTGTGCACCCGTTGCACATGAGAACGATGTTGTTGTTGGGCACCATGTAAAAGGCGCGGTCGTCGTATTGGCAGACCGGACACTCTGCGGAAGAGGCCATGGGCGACAGCGGACACGCTTGGGAGTGCTCGCACTTTTGGCGGTGATCGATTCTTTGCTTCGCCTCCTCGGGAGCAATGACAGAAAAACCCCGCGGCATCCAGACCCTTTTTTAGTCGACTCTTGGCGTGTGCCGGCCTTTTTTCTTTTTGACCAGGGCGCGTCTCGGTCGGTCGTCATTGGCCCGAAACCCCCATCGGGCCAAGGCGCAAACTGTTGAAAAAATCAGCGAGAGAAAAAAAAGCCTGTTGCCAGTGCCGCAGAGCACCGAGGACAGAAACTGTCCAAAGGCGCCACGGTGCACACTGGCGCACATCGCATCATGGCCGCGACCATCGACAACCTTCCGCCCGAACTGATCGACGCCATATTGGACCTCGTGGGGGCTGTCGATCGCGTCGTCTGCGCACATGTCTCGCGCCTGTGGCGTGCCGTCGCCATGGATAAGGTGGCCCGGCGCCAATCTCAAGGCCCATCCGACAAGATTGGCTTTATCGCGGGTGCCGTCCGCGCCGGTCGATGGCACCTGGTCGAGTGGGCGCGCGACCAGGGTTGCCCGTGGACGGACGAGGCTACCGTGGCTGCGCTCGACGCAGGCCGCGGCGACCTCTTTGCGCGCCTTGTCGCGCTCGGCTGTCCCGTGCAACACGGAGCGTGCGCCGTGGCGGCCGCAGCCAAGGGCGATCTGGCCAGCCTGCTTCATGTCATCGAGACGGGGCGCCTTGCGCGGCCCGAAGGGAGCGATGCCCTCTGGGCGGCTGCCGGTGCGGGCCAAATCGATGCCCTGTCGTTGCTCTGCGCGCGCGACTATGGCTGCGAAGCGTCCGAGTGCTGGACGGCGTACACCAAGGTGCGGCATCGCCTCGACTCGCCGCTTGGGCCAGCATCCTGTGCGTGCGCCCACTATGCCGGACATGCGGCTGCGCGTGGCGGGCACATCGAGACCCTCGCCTGGCTTCGCGACCACGGCTGTCGCTTTGACGACCTCGTCATGCCCAGCGCCGCCGAGGGAGGCCACATCGACGCCATGGCCTGGCTGCGCGACAATGGCGCCGAGTTGACTTCTGAAGCGTGCTACTGGGCAGCCGAGGCCGGCCAACTCGATGCACTCCGATGGTTGCGCGCCAACGGCTGTCCGTGGGACAAGTGCACGTGCCTTCACGCCGCCTACGAAGGCCATTTAGAGATCTTGCAATGGGCCATGGCCGGCGGCTGCCCGTGCGACCCGTTGGCCACGACCTTTGCCGTCATCGGCGGGCACCTCGACGTGGCCGAGTGGACCCTCGAGCAGGGCTGCGCGCTCGTCACCGAGCACGACGACGAGATAATGGATCACCCGTCCTTTTTGGCGCACATGATGTACCGGGACACGGTCATGGATATTGTGGCGCGCGGCGGGCGCATCGACGTCCTCGAATGGCTCTGTGCGCACGGGTGCCGAGCCGAGGTCACGACCTTTGTCGCTGCGGCCCGCAGAGGGCGCATGTGCGTGCTCGACTGGCTGCACGAGCATTGCCGCCCGTGGGATGAGGAGGTGTGCGCCGAGGTCGCTTCCGCGGGTTCGCTCGGCGCCCTTGCGCACCTGCGTGCCCGTGGATGCCCGTGGGACGAGCGCACGTGTGTCGGGGCGGCCCGCAACGGCTGCCTCGACGTCCTCAAGTGGGCCACGGCCAACGGTTGTCCGTGGAACAAGGACACGATCTGCTACGAGGCGAGATTGTCCCGCGGCCCGGCCATGTTGCAGTGGCTCGTCGCGCAGGGGTGTGCATGGGACGACCGCATCGCCGTGTGCGTGGCGAGCGCCACCTACGAGCCCGACCTCTTGGCATGGATCGTCACGAGCGGGCGGCCGTGGGACGCCGAGGCGTGTCTGGATCGAGCGCAGCGTGCCGGCCGCCGGCGCGTCGTCGCGTGGATCGAGGCCTACCGCGCAGCGGCAGCCGCCGCCCAGCCCCTGCGTCCGCCCGAACCCGCGCATTGACGTATAAACAAGGGAAACAAAAGAAAAAGACAAGAAAATAAATTTTATTTCAAACGGGCGATACAGCGCGTTGATGTTGGGCGTCGATGGGCCACATCCGGGCAGTGAGCCGGCTGATCGCGCCTATTTTTTTCGACCCAGTGGGCCGGTCACGGGCAAGTCGGCCTTTGGACATAAATGGATCGTGTCGATTCTACGGTCAGAACCGTGGACAGAATGTGCGCGCAAACCATGGCTCAAAAAAATGTAAGCCGACCCAAAAAAAAAAAGAAAATAGTTCTCGCGCGGCGCACTCGTCGTGCGAATGGAGGTGACCCGGCGGCGTCTTCAAAATCGTGCAATCTACAGAAAACTACTTTTTTTTAAAAAAAAAGCCTACACACAAAAAACAAATAGGACAATGCTGGCGAAAAACAAGAGGCCTTTGCGCTCGTCGGTAGCAAAGAAGGGGAAAATGTGGAAAAAAGACGGAGAAAATCAAAAGGATACAAGAAAAAAGGTATGGGCTCGTAAAAAAAGGACGATTGCTTGCTGTCCTCTTTTATTCAGGTTGCGCGGCGATCCAGTCCGCCACCTCGGGGTAGTAGCGCTCAGCGCCGGCCAGGCACTTTTGGCGGTCCCACGGGCAGCCGTTGGCCCGCGCCCACTGCAAAACACCGAGCGCGCCACCCTGGGCTGCCGAGAGACACATGTTCTTGTCCCATGGGCACCCATTGGCGCGCGCCCACTGCAGAATGTCGGGGTGACGTCTAGCGGCCTCGCACGTCCACTCGTTCCACGGGCATCCGTTGGCCCGCGCCCACTGCAAAATGTCAAGCCTGCCCCCGCTTGCGGCACAGGAACACACGGAACTGTCCCACGGACATCCACTGGCCACGAGCCACTTGAGGATGTCCAGATGGCCCTCGCGTGCGGCAAAGGCGCACGTCCGTACGCCCCACGGGCACCCGCTAGTCCTCAGCCACTCGAGCACCTCTAGGCGGCCTCCGGCGGCCGCTTCATCGCACGCGGTACCATCCAGCGGGCAGCCGTTGGCGACCGCCCATTTGAGCACGTCGAGGTGCCCTCGCCGCGTGGCATTCCGCGCGCTGTATCCCCACTCGTGGCCGAGCCGACGGAGCGTTTGCACGACCCCGAGGCTGCCCGAGGCCATGGCCCACCCGATGATGGTCGAGTCCACGGGGCAGCCATGTTCGATCGCCCACTCGGCCACGTGGGGATGGCCTGCCCTTAGAGAATGCCGCAGCACGTCCTCGTTCCACGGACATCCCTTGGCCACAAGCCACTGAAGCGTGCCCAGGTGGCCGCCGCGCGCGGCCTCGCAGCACGTCTCTGCGCTCCACGGGCATCCGGCCTCCCTGGCCATCGAGAGGGCGGTCGTCTGGCCGCCTGCGGCCGCGTGGTCGCACGCGTCCCGAGGCCACTCATTCTCCGAGACGAGCAGCCACTGGACGACGTCGGTCCGCCCGCGATAGAGCGCTCCATGCCACACCCAACGCGGCGCGCGGCGTGCGCTCGTGCCGGGCATCAAGCGCCATTCGTCCGTCGGCGTCCAGGTCAGGGTCCCGGAGGGGCAATTGTTGACCAGGAGCCACTGCAAGAGGTCGAGGTGCCCCGCGAGGGCGGCCTCGATGCACGCCTTGGCGTCCCAGGGGCACCCTTGGGCGCGCGCCCAGACGATCATCTCTTTCGAGTTGCGTCGCGCCAGCAGGCCCATGTACTCTTGCGGCGTCGGGCGATGACAGCGTCCGCTGGACACGAGATAGTCGACCGCGCAGCGCCACGACGCACACACCATGCGCACATGCGGTAGCGCGCCTATAAGGTGCAGGATCATGACCAACAGTTCGGCCGGGAGGTCGTCGATCCGTGGTCCCGTATGGGACGGCGCCGGTGCCGCGGCGCACGCACTATGCTCAGCCGGCGCAATCGCAACTTTGTCTGTCGGCGGTCTATCCATGGTGTCGTTGTCGTAGGTGTTTTCGGCGGTCGATTTCCAAACCCTTTTGGTTTTGTTCTTTCGCTCTTGCATTTGTACCCGAGCATAAAAAACAAAAGAAAAAAGGCGGGGAATGATTTGGACAGTCAAATAGAGGCCAACCGTCGTGGTTCAAACAAAAAGAAAAAAAGACATTTCACGTATTGTCCAGCGCGGCCCTGCGGCCTGTGTTTTTTTAGTTTGTGGCAGCGCCGCGAGGGCCGTCTTGGCGCTGCCGTGCCCGCGTGGAGATCCTGAGTGGAAAATCTTCTTTTCACGGGCGTGTTTGCGTCGGTCCCGCACTTTTTTTGGAAAGGGGACAAACAAAGGGACAAACCGTGGGCGGTGTTTTTTTGTCGGGGGATGTGAGGCCGTCGGGCGGCAACGAATTTGTGCACCGTCATGGTTTGACGGAAAAGGGCCACTCGACGTCGATCCAGACAGCCGCCGGCGCGAGGCCGTGAACCGTATTTTGCCCCTCCAATGAACCAAGAGGCACCATCGCACAATGGCAGAGGCGCGGACCGTGCGGCGGGCGCAAATCTCGTCGACCAACGGTCGCGGCCGCACGCCCGGCGTGGCAATTCCCAGCGCGGCCACGCCGCGGATACGAGGCAAGTGGCCGACGACGGCCCACATCTCGACCGGCAGTCGCCGACACGGGTCCATGGCGTCTGCTGTTATCGTTGTTGTCGTTCTTCTTTTTTTTTTGATTGCCGCTGGCAGTTCTACCAACCAATCTCCATCTCGCGGATCCCATCTTTTTTTTTTGCAACACGGTCACCCATGTCGATGCGACAAAGAAAAGAAATACAGCCTTGGCGCCAATAAAATCAGAGAGAGAGAGAGAGAGAGAGAGAGAAACAGCGATGGCAAGGCGTTATTTGCACACGGCCAAACCTTTGTCGGCGAAAAAAATCGTCGAGACACACCCGCACACGCGCGCGCACCCGTGCACGACGCCCGATGGAGACGCTCCCCGTCGAGATGGTCGACCGCGTGCTCGACTTTGTGGGTCCCTTGCCGCACGCCCGCGCCGTGTGTCGGCAGTGGCATATGTTGGTCGCCATGCAAGAGGAACGGCGGCCGCAGTTCCGGCTGTCGGCAGCCGCGTACATGGGCCTCCTTGGAGAGCACGGCGAGCGCTCGGCCATCGAATGGGCGCGCTCCAGCGGATGCCCGTGGGACGCGAGCGCCTGTGCCGGCGCCGCCAAGGCTGGCCATCTCGACCTGCTCCGGTGGCTGAGGCGCAACGGGTGCCCGTGGGACGCGCTCACCTATGGCTGGGCGCTGGCCAAAGGCCACACCGAGATGATCTCGTGGCTCCGCGACGCAGGGTGTCCAAAGCAGGACGGCGACATGTGGAAGGCGGCGATCTCGGGCGGCCACACCGAGGTCGTCGACTATCTCGGTGCCCACACCAGCGTGCCTCACGGTTCGTGCTGCTGGGCTGCGGCCAGCGGGCACATCGACATCCTCCAATGGGTCAAGTCCCGCGGGGCCCAGTGCGCATTTCCCCAATGCTGCTCTGGAGCCGCAGGCCAAAAGGGTCACACCCATGTTCTCGACTGGTTGCGCGATCGCGGCGAGGTCTGCAGGAGCACGGCAATGGTCGCGGCGGCCTGGCAAGGCAGGCTCGACGTCATTCAATGGGGCGTGGCACGTGGCATGGCACCCAGCGGGCTGGTGGGACACGCCGCCCGCGCTGGCCACCAGCACATCATCGAGTGGTTGCGCAGCCGCGGAGAGGAGTGGAGCGCCGGGATCACGGACGACGCGGCCGCATTCAGCCACTTTGACCTCTTAAAGTGGCTCTACGCGCAAGGGTGCCAACTCTCGACGACGACTTTTTACGAGGCCGCGGGCGCCGGGCGCCTCCCCATCCTCGAGTGGCTGCGCGATCGTCGCTGCCCGCTCGTGGTCGAGGAGTGCATGGAAGAGGCAGCCACGCCAGAGGCTCACACGTTGATCGCCTCGTGCGAGCACCTCGACGCCCACCGCACCAAAGTGTACCTACGCACCGTCGATGATAATGACGACCCGCCTTTTTTTCCTTGAACCTAAAATACCAAGGACCGGGAAGCAACGGGGCTCGATTGGGGAGTAGGGGTCGGTTGGGAAAAAAACCCAAAGGTCACGGCCGGCATGGCGTCGCGTCACCCTCGGTCTGCCCTTTTTCCCAGAATCCTTTTGAAAAAAGGTCTGTTCAAGACGGCACAAAAAACAAGCCCGGCCAATGTCGTGTGCTTGTCTGTCCTTTTTTATGTCGGCGAAATTTTGTCCGGGACCTTGATGACTCGTGGCGGTCGGCAAGGCCAGCACAGCCTCGTGGGCCGGCGCCGCCGCAAGATGAAGAATTTTTCCCCATTTTTTCCAATGACGAAACAAATTGTGTCCCCCAGTTGCTTTGCAAAAAAATCCAAAATCCTGCGATGATGCCCTGGCGAAGCCGCCGCTCCCGCCTGTGATCAGAGGGATAATGCTTTTGATGGAAAAAAAAAAGAGAGCGCACCCTCTCGCAGAGGTCCGATGACGTCGTATGCGCGCCTTTTTGCATTGTCGACAATCAGCAAATGGTTTATGCATCGCGACGCGATTGGGTGGTTGTACGGGGCACGCGCTGCGGGTCAGGAGGCGCGGTGACGGTGGCGCCAGGACGAGGTCCACGCAAACCCGACCGGGCGCCCACTGCACGCACATCCACGCGCCATCAGACTATGGACGCTGCCGATGGTCCTTTTCAGGACACGGCGAGCGACCCTTTGCATGTGCGCCTCGACACGCTGCCGCCTGAAATTTTGTCGCTGATCGCCAACGGCACCGATACACGGGGCCACCCGATCCTCGATCCGCGCTGTCGCTTCCACCTGGCCCAGGTGTCGCGCGCACTGCGTGCCTGTGTCTCGTGTCCGTCCGAGGTCGACGCCGCCCGGCTGGCGCGCCATCCGGGCGCCACCGCGGCATGGGTCGAGGGCCGCGGCGCTTCGATCGCGTCGGCGGTCCAAGCCGCCCGGTCGAATGCGATGACGCCACGCGAAGCCGCCCGAGGGTTTTCGGTGCCCAGTGACCCGCGTCGTGGCGAGGTTGCGGCGCTGCTGGCGACGGGGCCTGCCCATGCTCTGGTGCGCGACTTTGACGCCCTGGTCGAAAGCCTGATCCCGACGGCGACGACCGACTGGTTTGTGGGCCCAGACCACATCACCGGCGATGGCGACGCAGAAAAAGCACTGGCGAGGCGCGCCCGGGCGTGCCGCAATGTCGCGGGTTTGACGTGCCGTCTGGAGCGATCCGACGTCGCACTGGCCCTCCTCGGTCGACACGACGTATGCCACATGGAGATCGTGCGGGCGTGCCTGGACGCGGCGATCGCGCGCGACGATGACGCCCTCGTTGGCGCGCTCTTTTGCCTTGCGGCTCGGCACGAGGAGCGCTCGTCGCCCCATCGTCGCCCGCTGACACGCGCGCTCTTTCACACGGCACTGGCGGCGGCTGCGTCCGAGGGCAAGATCAACGTCATGCGATGTCTGATGACCAGGAGCAACCGCGAAAGCGGCAGCCACCTCGCTGCGTGTTGGGCCGCGCAAGACGCCCCGTCGAAACAGGGACATCGGATCGACCACACTGGTTGCGCATTTGCCGCGACGGGCCTACCGCCCAACGCAAATTTGCGCTTGGACTTGATGTTGCACGCGGCCGCCCACAACCGTGTCGACGTCTTTGTCCAGTTTGCGGCCGAGGGCTACGACAATGCCCTGGACGGCATCGGATGTGCTGTTGTCTACGGGAGCACCGACGTTGCCGACTTTGCGGCGCGCCAGGTCGACTGCGACGGGGGTAATACGTCCCAGTGGGCGATATTCATCATGGACCTACTTGTCGACCACGTCTACCACAAGCCCCACATCGAGACTACCAGCGCGGACCGGCTGGCGCGCGGCATGGCCTGGCTGCGTGCGCGCGGCGTGATCTTTCGCCTTGAGGACATTGTCGATATGGCGGTTCGACTCGACGCGCATCCGGACCTGGTCGGCTGTGTGCTCTCTCTGGAGACGCCCCCTCCGGACCCGTCCGAGACCCCCTTTTTGTTGGGCGGACGTCTGGTCTCTTGCGTCGAGCAAGGGCGATGGCCCATACTGAGTCGTGTCATCATTGCCTATGGCCGTGCCACCGACGAGGCCCAAACTCTTGGCAGGCACACGGCACCCGTCAAATGGTGGAGCAAGATCGCCGAGATGGTCGACATTGCGCGCACGGCCAACGGACTCGCCCTGGCCCGTGCGGACAAGCGGACCACACAGGCCCTCGCGATACTCTACCGCATCGCCACGCTTTGTGGGCGTGTGCAGCCTTTTGCGGGCGGCGCACAGGCCGATGCAGGACTCGCCGCGGGTCCCCTCGACGCCACCATTGACCCTGCGTCTTGGACGCGATGGTGCAACCCCGTGCCGCTTTATGCACGCTGCGACCCGGCCGTCGTCGAGTCGGGCAACAACCACAAAGACACCGAGGCCGACGACGGTGACTGCGAGATCCGGCAGCGGGCGGCACGCATGCTCACCCTACTGGCCGACGCCGGCCTGGTAGTCGTGGACGAGTCTGCCATGTAATGCCCCAAGATTGTAGTGTGTGTGTGCGCAATGGCGCGATATGATCCGACTAGACGCCCCCCCCCCCCAAAGCAGCGCCACTCGATTATGGTCTCGTGTTGGCCGCGCGCGGGTGGCCCTTTTGTCGCGGCGAGTCTGCAACCGCCATGCAATCATGCCAAAAAAAAAGAAGAGGCCGGTACACACAAACCCAGGACAAAAAGGCGCCGCGAGGCCCCTCTTTCTTTTTTTTTCACCTTCCTCTTCTTATCATCTGGCACAGAGCCACCCACAGACGGTGATGACGGCCAGGCCTAGACCGAGGGCGCACGCCACCGACCCCACGCCGAGCGTGCCGTCGGCGCAGCCGCGTGCGTATGTTGCCGGCGGCATAGCACGCGGATAGAGTTGCGGGTGCAAGAGGGCGTCGATACGAGCGTGTCTCACTTTGGCCCACCTGATCGCGTCGTCGAGCGTCTCTGTGCTGCCAAAGGAACACGTTGTGGAGGCTCTCTCGGGCTCACCCGACATGATAAAGAGAGCCAGTCTGTCCAGTTCGGCGCGCAGGTAGGCCCGGTCGTCGTCTGACAGGGCCGCGGCGGTCTCTGGGCCGATCTCGTCGCAGAAGCGCACCAGCGAGTCGACGCCGAGCGCCAACGCAGTGTGGCGCAGGACCGCAGCAGATGTACGGTCGACGCCGGCGCTGCCGTAGCGCAGGTATTCGAGCACGGCACGGAAACGGGCTGGATCGCAGTCGACATAGTGGGCCGCGCCGTGGCACCCGTTGGCCATGGCGGCCAGCACCGAGCCCTCGTCGGCCGCCGCCAAGAGAGCCGCCGGCACGCGCACGCACTCGCCCGCGACGTCAATTTCGATGAGGCGCCCCATGTTGCCCGTTGCTGTCGTCATTGCCTCCCCGAGGCTTGAAAAAGTAGAGGCACAGTGGTCGTCGCTCATGGTATCACTGGCGCGTTTTTTTCTTCTTTTTTTTTTGTACTGTTTGTAATGTCGCGCCGAGGCGGGAATGTTGTCAAGTGTGCTGCGCGCAGGGTCGCGCCTTTTGTGCTCGCCCCAAATCACCGCAGCCAATGATTCCTTGTGTCGGCCCTTTTTTTCGCTCTATCGATACAAAGCACGATGGCGCGCGAGCGCAAACCAATAGCCAAGACGCGGCAATAAAGATTTCTGTTTCGCGCTAGAAATTCAACAACAAAAAAGGCAAATTCGTCTTCTCACCCGACGCCGCGACCGGCGCGCGCTCATTGCCTGTTGGCAACAAAAAAGTTTGGCGGGATGGTCCTGGTTTGGCCGCGCCGTCGCTTGGGCATGACCGGCGCCTGACCCTTTTTTTTTTGATGTGCGCATTGGTCGATCGCTTTAAAAACAAAAGAATACAAAAAAACGCTGGCTCTATTTTTGTTGGCAAAGACAGCGACGCGGCCGCGCACCTGACCCCTCTCTTGCGTCAAAAACCAAAGAGAAAGAGCATGGCCTCGACGAGCACACATGCGGTGGTCCAGGTCCTGGAGCGCGCTCAAGGCGAGTGGCGCGGCTACGGCCGCCGCACCTTTTACGAGGACTCTGCCAGCGGGTTCAGCCAGACCGAGCGGCAGTTTGCAGGCCGTTTCCTCAAAGAGGAGCGCTTTGACGCCGACCGCGTGCGCCTGAACCCGGCGGCCTTGGCCGATCTTGTCGAACAACTCGACATCCTGGACGAGTCCAAGACGTCGACGCGCCTCCCCGAGATCAAAGACAGCGCCATGCGGGTGGGTCTCTGGCTTATCGCGCAGGCGGCGCGCAAACTCTATCGCGTGGATTAGGCGGCCGCCCTCTGCCGCTGAACATGTCGGTATCATTTTTTGTTGGCGAGGACAAGCACAACAAGTAAAAAAAAAAAAGAAAAGACGGGCTTGCTCTGTGCACAGTGGCTCCTTTTCATTCTATCCTATGCGGTGTGCACATGGCGTGCATGGTGGGCCTCATTTGACAAGCCGGGCCGCGTACAAGGTGCGCGCGCGACGCACGTCGAGGACATCGAGACGTCCGGTGCGGTGGGCGCGGTCGACCACCGTGGCAACGTCGACCAGGACCACAGCAGGCAGACCCAACGCCTGTGTCCTGGCAGCGTCGTCAAAGGGGTGCGATGAAAAGAGGACCAAAAGGCCAATGATATGGAAGCCCTTATCGCGCAATCCGTCCACGGTGCGACGCACGGTATCGTCATCGAGGCTCGGCACCAAGAGGACACACGACGTCGACGATGCGACCGGCATCGATTCGGCGAGAGCGATATCCGAGCGCGCGCTGACAAGCACCGCGAGCCGGCCCGCCTCGTCACCGAGACTCGCCAGAAGCAGGGGCGGCGATTTCTGCCCGGCCGAGATGAAATGCACGGCGACAGATGTCGCCAGCGCGTCCACCAGTGCCGATTGAGCGTTGTGGCACGTCGTTGCCACGCTCATGTCAAAGCGCACGGCAGAGAGGCCGTCGGAGCCGTGGTCAAACCGCACGGCGCCCGTGTTGATGAGGCGATCCACAAAGAGATCGACCGTGGCGTCGATTGGCATCCACACCGGGCAGCCCTGGGTCGGTTCGTTGACGCCATCACCACGTTCGCCCCCTTTGGTCTTGCGTGTTCTCCTGATGTCTGCCGGACGGTCGTAAAAAGCCGACGCCCGGTGGCTCTGGGGAAAGGCGTGACGCAGCAGCGCCCGACCGCCGGCGGGTGCCGGAAGCGGCGGCGCGACAAACTCGCACGTTGCCGGCAGTGCCATCGGCGCCGGGCATTGTTCCATCGCGTCGCCGATTCTTCTTTTTTTTTTCGGGGTCGAGGCCGCGTGGCGCTGTGTAAAAGAGTCTCTCGTCGGCGGATTGCGCTGGCGCTTTTGTGCCTCTTTTTTCGTGCCCTTTTTATAGCCATGATTTGTCGGGATTTCATTGGTCCCCATGCACGTCGCCCTTTTTTCGTGCATCGGCAAAGGAGGAGGGTTGCCGCGCTGTGTGTGTTCCCCCGGCGCGCGCATTGCGCTCGCTGCGACCGCCTATCACGATGTGCGCAGACAGACGCAACAAACAGGTCGAAAACATTTTTTAATTATTTTTTTATGCACAGGCGCACTGGCCCTGGTTGACATTTTCGGATAAAAAACAAACAAAAAAGTGCAAGAGGCGACCGATCAACGACGGCTAAAAGATGGCCGGTCGAGTTGCGGGGTGCGCCGGTGTGCGAGACCAAGACGGTCTCGTGCCGCGCAACACGACCGATGCGCGGCGCATAGGGATCGACCTGCGGATCACATGTATGTTGCATATGATGGGTCCCTAGTCCACGCCTGCAAAACACCGTCCAAGTCCAAATCGTCGTCCTCCAAGCAGAATGTGTCGCCGTTCGGGAGCACGAAGCGGGTCTTGCCGTCAGAGCCCATTACGGTTTGGTACCCGTTGTTTTGGATGACTTTGTTCGCTGGGTGGTCGATCGCTGCAGGGAGTCTGGCCGGTTGCTCGTATGGCATGGTTGCGCGCTTGGGCGCGGCCTTGCGAGAATACTGTAGGCTCTTGCCTAGGTGCACGGGGGATCGGGCAGGCGACAGACTCGCTCTAGAGCAGTGCAGGAGCGGGCCGCGTAGCACGAAAAAGTAACACGACGGACAGAGAGCGCTTCAAGAGTGGGCACGCTCAGTTTCGGCGTCGTTAGAATGGCAATCGAGGCCGGATGCAGCACCGCCTCATTTTTTCTGTCGCGCACGGCATTGGTGCGGTGAGAGAAAAAAGAAAGAGACCGCCCAATGACGGTCTACTGTCCCTGTTGGTCGCATCGTGGGACTGCGATTTCGTCGCGCCCTCGAAGAGTGAAAACCAACATAGAGAGTACACCAGAGAGATGGACCGTGCGCGGATGGCGGGCGGCAAGAGGTCGGCGACGGCAGCATTTGGCCCACAACCGCACGAGGCACCGCCAGTACCCAGGCCAACGACGACCGCCGCCAGAGACGTACGCAACTCGCTCACGAACCAAGACGGCGCCAGAGACGACGAGGCGAACCAACCAACCTGGACCATCCGTCGCACCACGATCAACAGCATCGAACCCGACGCCGACTCCCAATGCTACGACAGGGTCGTCGGCCCTGATTTGCGGCGCGAGATCATGCAGACGCTGCTCGACCTTGACCCGCTCGGCGCGCTGCGGTTCGCCGCGACCGACCGCCAACACCATGGCATCCTTGAATCTTTAAAGCCACCGATCGTGCGCAAAAGCGCGCTGATTCCCATAGAGGACTCTCTCACTGCCCGTCGCCTCTTGGCCGCCAACGTGGGCCTCGGGCGTCGTCTCGCCGGGGGTGCATCGCCGCGCGACTGGGAAATGGCCGCAGCCGCCGGTCTCATGGAGGGCTTTGTGCGCTTCCTCTGCGCCGGCGTGCAAAAACAGACCCCCGTGTACGCCCGGTACGCCGAGCACAACGTCGACTGTGCCGCCGACACGGTGAGCACGGTATTGGACGAAATCACGCTCGAGGAGCGCGTCTCGTCGCTCTACGAGTGGATCATGAAGGGCAGTTTTGGCGCCTTTCTCACCAGGTGCCGCCGGTCGCGGCTTCGGAGCCTGTTGACGGCGCGCGACGTGCACGGGGGCTACTTTTCTCGGCGCGACTATGGGCGTCACCTCGCGCACCTTGGCGCTGACGGCGTGCGCGTGGGCGATCATCCGTGCGGGTCGTGGAAGGGCGACGGCGCCGACGGCCTCTCTCCAGAGGGCCGCGCCTTGCACCCGATCCTCTCATTTCCCCGACCGCGCGACTGGATCTTTCCCGGCGCGATCGATCGTTCCGGGTGCCCGCTGACATGGTTGGACCACGCTACGGGCGAGATACGGGCGGCGCCGATCGGCTCGTCCGACGCCGAGACCGGCGTTCGCGCCTACCTCGACGATAGAGTGCGCCGACACATGGTCGGACCCTGTGCGCATATCCAGGCCGCTGGCGGCATCATCCTGCCGGCCTTTTCCCAGTTCTTTCCCGGCGCCGTCTACCTGGTCAACATGGTGCCCGATGTGACCCTGATGGTGGACCTGCGGTCGCCGCGCATCGAGCGTCTCTGTGGCCAGTCTTTTAACTTTTAGAATAGAGGGGGCGTATCCTGTGCTTAATATTGTTGGGGGCCACGCCGGGTTTTGGACAGGCGGGCGGATTGGATCCCACATCACGGCGATTTGCCAAAAAAAAATCGGGCGACCAGTCGACCGGCACGCAGGCCTTTTGTCTGCCCTCGTCATCAACGCCCTTTTGTATAAACAATAAAAAAAACAATAAAAAAAGAAATAAACGGCACTCACAAGAATGGACCAACAAAAAAAGGACGACGCCGCGCAAACTCGCCGATTCGGGAAAAGAAAAGAGAGATCGACTCTTGCGCGAGGGCGTCGCCGCCGCACCGCGCGCCTCGACGCGCCGAGAGGTTGGTTGGGGCACCGCCACAGGACAAAGGGTGTGATTGGCTGCAAAAGTTTTATTTTTCTGTTTTTTTGACCCACTTGTTTTTCAGGACCGTAAAAAGGCTGCCCTTATCAAAAAAAAGGGGCGAAAAAAGAGAGAGAACCGCAATGAAGCGACGCCTGCCACAAGAGGAACAGGAGGACGAGGAGGATGACCTCTCGGGACCCATGTTTGTGGGGTCGCCGCTGCGCAAGCAGGCACGCGCCGACGGTGAAAACAGAGACAGCGACGACGATGAAAACGAGGATGAAAGCGAACCGGGGCCTGTGCCCGCACCGTGGGACTATGAACAGGCCGTGGCCGACCTCGACGCCCTCAACGAGCGCATCGTGCGCGGCTCGGCCGACGTCGACGATCTGCGCGAGGCCCTGCGATTGACCCTCGGCGGCTCGATCGGAGGCCTGGCGGGCACGGTCCCCGTCGGAGGTCCGCCGGGTCCGCGACGCCCGGCGGCGCGCGCACGCGAACCCAAATTCGCCAATGTCGTCCGACTGTACACGTACATGTGGGAAGCGCTCGGAGAGCCCGTTCACGCTGCGGCCCTCGGTGCGGTGCGCGCGCACGCGACCGGGTGGCCGCCGACTCTTGCCGACGTGGTGCTCGCCTATGATGCCGTGGACCCGCAATGGGCCGGCCCCTACATCTACCGGGTCGGGCAAGAGGCGATGGACGAGGAGTTTAGCGACCTAATTGCATACGAACTGGTCGGCGGGTTGCAGGGCGCCGTCATGCGCCGCGCGGCGCGAGATGCCGCCCGACAGCGCGCGGCGCAGGGCATCGCCGGCGGCGTCACGGCGACGGGATTTATTGATCCGTTTGGCGGCGATGTCTGGGGCGCCGTGGTGGATCCCGACGCTTTCGCGCGCCTCGAAGGTTGCGACCCCGAGAGGACCTATTTCCTCTTTGAGCAAGACGCTGAAGAAGGCGCGCACATGGCGCTGTTTGCCCTCGCGCCGGGCGCGCGGGAGGCGACGCTGGCGGCGAGCGTGCTCGTGCCCGCCTCGTGGCCGGCGATCGCGGTGGCGCCCTTTGTGCCGGTGCCCGCGGCGCGTCGGAGTGAAAGCGGCGTGCCGCGCCTCACGCCGGCGCTCCAGCCCTACTCTGACTCGGTGTCGTTGTTTTTGGCGGCGCTGGCCTCGTCGCACCCGTATGTGGACCGCCGAGACGAGGACAGCGACCAAGAGGACGATGAAGAGCAAGAGGAGCGCGAGTCGCAGATCGCCCTCACGTCGGCGCTGTTGGAGCCCATCCCGGCGGGCGCGCAGCAGGTCAAGGACGCCATGCTACCCATGGGGTCCAGCCTCGTCCTGCCCGGCGCCGTGCGCCGGTTCATGGAGCGAACGTACGACGACCCACGCGAGGCATGGTACTATGGACGCACGCGCGGCGCGCTGATCGACGAGTGCCGGCTGGTGTTGGCCCTGCGCCTCTTTGAGGGCCAGGTGGGCGCGCGCCTGACGGCCCTCCGCAACCGGCCTCGGTCGTCGCTGACCGACCTGGCGGCGCGCGCCTACACGGGTCCTCTGCGCGAGGGAATGGCGCCCACCGAGGCGCTCGACCGCGCCGCCGCCTATGCCTGGCAGGGCGTCTGTGGCGCGCCCGCCCTCCCGTCGGGCCGGCTCGCCGATGCCGACCGCCTTTTGGACGTCGCCCTGTTGTGGGGCGTGGAGCCCGACGCCACCGAGATCGTCCGACCCGAACTCTTGTGCGGCCGCCTGAGCGGCCCGGTAGCCGAGCGCTTTGGCTTTATGTCTATGTAGTCAATGCCGCGCTCATGCCTCGGACGGATCCAAGGTGTCGGAGCGGCCGGCCTGGGCGCGGTTCATTCGACACTGCCCGGATTCGAATTCGATTCTTGTCGCTCGGAATGAGCACGGGCTGCCGCAAGATCCCCACCGCCCATTGCCACCGAATTTCGTATTTGTAATTCTTTTGCAAAGGGGCATACATAACATGCTGCCGCCAATGCTTTGGTGGGTCTGGCCCCTCACTAAAAAGACCTGCAGCGGGGCGTACAAATTCCAGGTTCACAAAAGGGCGTCGCAACCAAAGACAGGGCCGCCGTGGCGATGCGACCCCCTTTTTTCCCTTCTCCAGCAATACGCGCGCCCGGTGATCAGAGAAAAACAATGCAATGCGCCAACAGGCGACGGCGCGACCAATGACCGCGCATCACTTGATTGGAGGGATTTTTTTGCAAAAGACCCCGCGTCGGCCACATAGGGACTGCGGTCCGGGCTGCCTCGGCGCCACCAGAGTCACGGCGCGACTGGCAACAGCGACCCGCGAGGAAGAAAAAAAAAGAACGCACGCGCTCTCGAAAAAACACACAAAAAGGCATAGGCATCATTGCAACCGTCACACCTTATTTCCCAGCCTGAATAGGTCACAAACAGAGCAAAAGAGCACCAAAAGGGAATGGATGATGACATCGAGGGCGCCGAGCGAGACATAGCCTGCCCTAGGATCGGCGACCTGCCGCGCGAACTGATCTTTCATATCGTCGCGGCCCTAGAGGACGACACCGACTTTTACGCCGCGCGCCTGGCCCATCCGTGCTTTTGCGTGCATACGCGCGACGAACTGCACCGCGATCGTCGGGAGCCACGATGGCGTAGCACGACCCCTGCGCAACTCTGCGAGACGGCGGGTCTGGACGCCGTGCGCTTTCTCTGCAAGACGCGCAGCCACAAGTTTTGTGTCGGCGACATCGAAGCGGCCGTTCGAGGCGGCCGACCCGAGGTCGTAGGCTTTGTGTGCAGCAACACGTTCATACACGTGCCCGAAGGGGTCTTGGACTATGCCGCCGAGCACGCCGACCTGGACGTCTTCCTCGCCATGCTGACGCAGATCGACGCGCGCTGCACCTTTTTTACCATGAACTATGCCGCGCGCGGCGGGCGCCTCGATACGGTCAAGTGGCTCCACGCGCACAGCGCCCAGGGGTGCACGAGGGCCGCCATGGATTATGCCGCGGCGGGCGGGCACATGGATGTTTTGCGGTTCCTCGACGAGCACCGCACCGAGGGCTGCTCGACCGACGCTATCGATTTTGCCGCCGCCAACGGGCACCTGGAGGCCATCGCCTATGTGATCAAACACAGAGGCGCGCGCTGCACCAAGCGCGCGTTCAACTCGGCCGCGCACGCGGGCCACGCCGACGTGCTGCGCTTCTTGGCTCAACATTTCGATGCACAGGGCGCGCGCGCAAGAGTGGTCGAACACGCCGCGCGGGCGGGGCACGTCGACATTATCGCCTATGCCCACAGCAGATGGCCGCGGCGCGACATCTGTACGTCGCTGATCGATGACGCCGCAGGGGCGGGCCACCTGGACATGGTCATGTTTCTCCACGAGAACGGGATCTCTGGCGGCACCACGCGCGCCATCGACCTGGCCGCATCCAAAGGCCACATCGACGTCGTGCGGTTCTTGCACTCACGCACGACACTGGGCTGCACGCCGTCCGCCATGGACGACGCCGCGGCCGGCGGTCACCTGGAGGTCGTGCGCTTCCTTCACGAGCACCGCACCGAAGGCTGTACCGAGCGCGCCATGTACTGGGCCGCCTTCTACGGGCATCTGGAGGTCGTGCGCTTTCTCGACCAGCACAGGAGCGCGCTCGACGACTTGCCTGCTGCCCTCAATGCGGCTGCATGCAACGGCCACCTGCCGACCGTCGTCTATCTCTGCGGGCGTTGCCGCCGCGGGCGCCACAGCGACGCCATGGAAAAGGCCACGACGTACGACCACGTCAACGTGGTCAAATGGCTCTATGAAAACTGTCCCGGCATCGATGCCGGCCGCGCGCTCAAAGGGGCTGTCCGCCGTGGGCACGCCAGGTCCGTTATCCGCTATCTGTGGGACAAATGCTCGGCCAAGGATCTGTCGGAAGCCACGGCGCTCGCACGGGGCGCCCCGATTTGGCACTTTGTCGCGTCACTCAATGCGCGCGGCGAATCCGACGACATGGTCGCTCCGTAATCGCGCTGGCATCGGCCAAGAAAAATGCGGTTCCGGTGCCGACGGCGCTGTTGGCGCAAGTCAACCCGAAAGGAACAGCAAAGTAGTTGGATCTCTTTTTTTTTCTGTGGACTCCCTATGACGAAAAAGAGAGCGAAAAGTGGCGCACCAAAGGCCCGCACAGGCACTGGCGCAACGGCACACGCATTCCACCTTGGCCCAAGGGAAATCGCCCGCACCATGAGCCTCGTCGAATCGCTCAAGAATCGCATGTACGTGGAACCCTATGCCTATGTGGCTCGCAGGAATGCAGTCATCGAGCGCGAAATCGCAAGACAAAAGGAGAAAGAAGCCAACGGCGAGGTCGTGGCCGAGTACGAGATAGAATGCTTGAGGGTGGCGCGCGAGCGGGCAACAGAAGTCGCACGAGCCCTCTTCAAGCACAAGATAGATTAGTCGCTGTCCAGTTTTTTTGACCTGGCCTGATGGGCGCCCTCTCCCCACAGTAAATCTTTGTCCCGACCACTTTCTCAACGATATCGCCCCAAAAAAACTCGCGCGATTTTAATTTTGTGCTCAAAGGGAAAAAGACGGCAACACCGGCAGGGACGAACCGCATGGTCGTCCCCCGCTGCCGCGCGATCCCGACGACAGGCACTCGCAAAGGCGACTTTTGCCTTTTTGTTTGTCTTGCAAGTAAACAGCCACGCAAGATCGCACGCTACGACATGGCCTTGTGCAAACCCTCCTCTCTGCAACGCCGACCGACGGCCCAAGTGAAGCGCAGGATCGTGGAACTGCTGGACCAACTCAACAGAGACGGCGAGCAGCCAACCCGAGAACATGTCGCGCATCTCTGCCAGTGGTCTGGGCTCACCGTGGACGAGTGCGTCGGCGCAATCGACGACGTCCTCGTCGAACAGGAGCGTCTCGTGCGACAAGCGCAGCGCGCGTATATCCGAGCCAAAAGGGCCGCAGCGGCAGAGCGCGCCGCCGACCCCTGCGTGCTGTTCTAGTCGTGGACGCGCTACTGAGGGCACCAGTTGTTTGGCCTACCTATTCAAAAAAAAGTGCATTTACGTGTACCTGCTTTCGGCGACGGGACGGCGGCCGCTCTTCTCCATCGCTCCTTTCTCTTGTGGGATCGGTGCTGTTGGGTGCCGGCGAAATTGTTTCGCAGACGCCAGACAATTTTGTATCCTCCCACGTCCGCCCACCGCCACAAAGCCGTCGTTGCTGCGTCATTTTCGAGAATTCTGATTTTACTTTGATGTGTGGCCCAGATTCTTTTTTTGTTTCAGACGCACATTCAATTTTTTGGCGACCTCTGCTGCCGTATTGTTCGGGGGTTGGCGTGTGGCCTCTTGGCGAAAGCGCAATCGAAAAAAAGGCAAAGGAGAATTTGCCTCAAGGATACCGGGTCCTTCATGCCTGTGGGCGCTGGCCGTGCGCCTGCCGTGCAAGGCCTACAGCCGAGATTCGATACCTGGCCATTTTTTTGCCCCGGTGTCGTTTGCCGCTTTGCCTCGGCGCCGCGGGCACGACGGCCTTTTCTTTTTCCGCCATTCTAAAAAAAACACGACTGCCTGCAAGACACAGGAAAGCATGGAAAAAAAAGAGAATGAAAAGGGCTTCCCTATGATTTATTGTGCTTCTGGGCGCATTGTCTTTGCACCGAGGCCCGTCTCGACGGGTAACAATGGCAAACAAAAAATATACGGAAAAAAAACGAATGTTCTCATAGGGACAAAAAGCGTGCCCCGGAAGGCGACAGAGAGTCCAAAAGGGAAAAAAGGGGAGCCATCGCATTTTTTTTACTTGGGGGCTCCACCGACAAGACGGACTACGCCGGCCACGCAGAGGAAAACAACATAAAAAAGGACGGCCAGCATCGCGACATATTCGGCTGTGTCGAACACGACATCCCACGGTTCGTTGGGGAGGCGCTCGGTGGTGTGACGAGCGATATAGTCGCAGCATGCCTTGTGGCCATGCGAATGCGCCTCCTGGTAAGCCGTGCGAGGTTCCCACGGGCAGCCGTAATCACGCACATAGGCCAGGCAGTCGACGTGTCCGCCCCGTGCCGCCGCGACGGCAACCTCCTCGTCCCACTTGACGCCCGACTGGTGGGCCAACTTGAGGCACTCGAGGTGGCCATGCTGTGCGGCCATCGCGAGAATGGCCGAATGCCACGAGTAGACGCCCTCGTGGGCAAACAACCAGGCGAGGGCATCGACGCGACCGTGCTTGGCCGCCGCTTCATAGTGTTTATTCTTGATTGAGGTCTTGGAGGCGCGGAGCACCGCGAGGCAAGGAATATCGTCTGCGAGTACGGCGGCCATGACGGCGTCCTCGTTGTACGCGTGTCCCAGTGCCTTGAGACGCGCGAGCGCGGCGGGACCGGCGCCCGCGCGGATCGCGTCGGCGCAGGCCAGGCGGTGCCGCGGGCACGTGCGCGCGTGCACGTAGAGAGACGATGCCTCCTTCCGGTCGATCGAGGCCCTGCCCGGTGGCGTCTGATAGCACGACGGCGGACCGAGCAGCGCGCGGTTTGATACGATAGCGCGCCAGCGCTGCGAGACGCGCGGCATGGTCGAGTGGATGGCCATGCAGTCGAGCCGCCGCGCCACGGCGACCAAGAGTTCGTCGGGCAGGTCGTCGAGGCTCTCGGGCCCTTGCGTCTCAGTTACCCTGGTACCCGCGCTCTCGCGCAATCGCAAGAGTCTGCCGTGGTAAGCGCCCATGTTCCTGTTGATCGCGAGAGTTGTTGTCGTCGTCGTGCCGGCAGAGGATCGGTCGTGGTCCGTGTTGCGACGACAAGGAAAAAAGAGGTGCCTATGGGCCCCTGACGCTACCCAACCGCAAAAGAGACACAAGACAAAAAACCGCAAAGGAAAGACGGCCGACGGGACGCCCAATCATTCGCTCCAAAATGCAATTTCAAAAAACAAACATGGAAAAGCCGAGGAAAGAAGGAAAAAATGGGTGGGCTGCGCCGAGCGGGCCCTGCCTTTTTGTGGCGCGACCGTCCCATCCCTTTGTGCACGAACAAGCCGAGATCGAGTTTAGACAATGCCAACCTCGCGCAAACCAGGTTCTTGGGTCGCGCCAAAGAAAAGCACAAAGAGCCGCCCGAGACGATTCCCCGTTGCGTCCAATAAACTGTGCTGCTTGCTTGTATTCTTTCCTTCCCTGCGCTCGAAAAAAGGCTGAACCACCAAAAAAAAAAAGAGAAAAAAGATCGCTTTGTCGGCGCTGCCGTGCCTCTTTCTTTTTTTTTTCCTGCAAATGAAAAATTTGAATTTAAAAAGAAAGGCTACTGCTGGTGTTGGCCGTCGTCGGCTGCGTGCCTTTTTTCTTAAAAAAAATGCCCTTTATGGCGATGCGCAATTGTACTCTGGCGGCGGGCGCTGGGCCTCGACAATGCATTCGCCGATCAACAGGCCACACGCAGAGAGGCGCGCAAACAGGCCGTCCAACGCCTCCTTGGCGCAGACATCAAGGGCGCCGGGTCCGATGCGGCTCGCGCAGGCAAGGACGGCCCTCTTGTCGACCGGCTGTGTCATGTGGCCGCACCATGCCCACCACAGAGGCGAGCGGTCACGCCACTCTGCGAGAGCGCACGCGGCCCGCAAGTCCTTGGTCTGGCAGTACCCTCTGTCGTGGAGGCGTGCCAGGACAGTAGGCCACAGTCCCTCGTCGGGATCGGGCACGTAAGGATCTAGGATCTCTATCAGGTGCTCGGCTTCTACAGTGTCGTCGGCGGCCAGGGCGTCCAGCACCGATGCAACCATGTGTTGGCCGTGACGTTGTGCCACCTTGATAAGATGGGGCCACTGATCCAACAGCAGCGACAATCGCCGCCGGCCCCTCGACAGCCACGGCCGCGTGGCAAATATGTGTGCGGCCTGGTCGTCTGTCGGCTCGAATGCGCGCTCGGTGGCCAGCCAGTCCAGTGCGACCGCCGCCGCGCGTCGCGGGCTCGGGCCGTCGAGGATGCCCGCAGCAAGTCCCGTATCTCGGCACGCGTATTCAGGAAAGCCCCGGTTCGGGCCTGTGGGTTTGGGGAGGCTTCGAAGAAGGCCCACGTTGGCATAGTACGCGGCCGTTTTCGCAGTCGCGGTAAACCTGCCGCCGAGGTGCACGCCTGCGACCACCCAGTCATCCCTCAAACATGTCCAACCGATTGCGCAGAGGACAATGCGCCATACGTCGGCAGGTGAGTTGCAGTATCGTGAAACCGCATATTCGAGCGAGCAGACCAAATCGAGCAGCGCCGTGGCTGTGCGTGTGGCATCACGGGCGACGACATGATCCCATAGAGGACGTCCGATGTGCTCCTCGAAAAATCCAACTGTGTCGTGCGGGAGCGTTGAATCGGCTGCGAGCGCTTCACCCGCGCGGTACAAAAGGGCCACCGTGGCCTCGCTGCAATCGGCGTCGACCGCGGCGAGCACGCCGTCCTGGAAGATGCACTGCCAAGACAAAGTCGCGGCGCACGCTGTCGGTTCATCGACTGCGCACGCGCGCCGACACAGGCGATCCAGCGCATGCCCCCATATTTCTCGGTCGACATCCTCTTCTAGGGGGAATGAAAGGGCACGCAACGCGCGGGCGGTCGTATAGGGCGGCGGCGGACCGAGCAGGGCCAGGACCGAGGTGGCGTGCAGCCACGATACGGTAGGCGCCCATGCGTCCAAAAATGCCGAGACAATGGCATCAATGTCGCCGGCGCCGCGTGCATGGACGAGACGATCGACGAGCGTGCTGGCGCAAATGACGCGACCGTGCCTCCACCGGACCGCGTCTGCATCTGCGGGCGCGGCCGCCACCAGCGCCTTTTTGGCCCCGTGTCCGGCGGTCTCGATCACCAACCGCCACCGCGACGACACCAGCCGTGCCGTGGGCCTGTACCGTGCGTCGAGCGCTGGTAGTCCGTGCTCGTCGCCGTTGAGCAAAAGGTCGAGCACGTCGAGCGGCAGGTCGTTGATCGTCGTCATACGAGTCTGTCTGACTTTTTGGCCTTGATGTTTTTTGGACCGAGGTAAATCGGTGTCGCGCCGTCAAAGAAAGACCACAGCGCCTTTGGTCACCACCGAAAAAGGCCCAGCCACAAGGCAAACATTTTTTTTCAGAGCGGCCATTGGGCTACATCGTCGGCCTGCGTGCGGGCGGCCGGACCGGCACAATGGCCGCTCTGAAAAAAAAAGGATCTTGTCGGTGCGCACAAGGGCAAATCGCATCGCCTGCGCTCCAGTCTCCGCAAAAAGATCGACTTTTTTCTGTGTCCGAGAGGGTCACGAAGCAGCGCCGGGACGCCAGCGGGGACGCCGCTTTGCCTGGCAACATCGAGACCGTCGACCTGTGCGCCATGAAAAAGCCACATCGCCAATCACCCCCAGAGGACGACGACGCCGCTGTGAGGATATCCTTTTTCGGCTGGCTGCCCGATGAATCGGTCCTCGCCGTCCTGGTCGCCGTGGGCGAACCGCGCTCGCTGGCGTTGTGGGCGCAGACCTCGCGCCGCCACCATGACCTCGCCAATGACCCATCCCTGTGGCGTCGGCTGTGCGAATCGCGCTTTGGCCCGCTCCTGCATCGTCGGTTCGCCGAGGCGGGCAAGGACTGGCGCTGGCTCTACCGCGCGCAGGCGCGTGTGGCCGCACCCACCGGGGCTGATGTCGGCGCGGCTCTTGTACGCGAAGAGGGCCACGGCCGTGTATACTGGGGGGATTGTCTCCACGGCGTCCCTCATGGATATGGTCTGGCGCTCGCGTTGCCCACGCGGCACTGCAGCGGTCGGCGTGCCCTCGTGCGCCTTTGGACCGACCCGTCTGTGACGCCGACCCAGGTCGACGTCGGCTTTGAGGGCGAATGGCGATACGGTCGCATGTGCGGCCAGGGCACGGTCACCTTGTCGTGCGGGTCTTGCTACGATGGCGGGTGGAGCGCTGGCCGGTACAGCGGCCACGGGATCTATATATGGGCGGATGGAGCGCGCTACAAAGGAGAATGGGATGACGGCCAGCGCGACGGGCAAGGCGTGTCCACCTATCACAATGGCCACCAGTACGACGGCGAGTGGAGCGACGACCGGCGCAATGGCCACGGTGTATACACGTGGCCAAACGGAGAGCGCTACAAAGGCGGCTGGAAGGACGGCCAGTGCGATGGGCATGGCGTGCATACGTGGGCGGACGGAGGACGCTACGAAGGCGGCTGGAAGGATGACCGGCGCAATGGCTACGGCGTGCGCACGTGGCCTGACGGAGGACGCTACGAAGGCGGCTGGAAGGACAGCCGGCACAGTGGCTACGGCGTAAACGCGTGGGCGGACGGGGAGCGCTACGAGGGGGAGTGGAGCGACCACCAACGCAACGGCCACGGTGTACACACGTGGCCGGACGGAGAGCGCTACGAGGGCAACTTTGTCAGCGGCAAGCGCGCCGGCTACGGTGTCTACACATGGCCCGATGGAATCAAGTACCGGGGCGAGTGGAGGGATGACATGTGCTGCGGCCACGGCCTGTTTGTCAAGCCCACCGGGGCCTACTATCGAGGCGACTGGGTGGATGACCGCCGTCATGGGCACGGCGTCTGCGTCAAGGCCGACGGTGCCCGATACGATGGCCAATGGCAGAGCGACAAGAGGCACGGCGCCGGCACGTGGCATTACGCCGACGGTTCGTCTGCGCGCGGTGAGTGGCGCCACAAGGGCCTCGTCTCGGGCGAGGTCGCGCGCCACCGCGATGGCGCCGTCGCCGTGTGCGTCTCCGGACAGGTCTGCACCGCGTGCGCCGTCGTCGTCGCGGCGCGGCCGGCACTCGCCGAGCCCTGACGCCGGGCCCGAGAGGGCGATGTTGCCTTTTTTTTTGTATGGATCGCATTGATCGCCCGTCCATGACAAAGGGCACCAACAAAGGCAAAGAGAGTAGACACGATGCAAATCCTTTTTTTTATGCATTTACTCGTCGCACAGAAAAGAAAAATCTGTCAGCGGCTTCTGCGAGCGACGCGCGTGATCGCAAACGGCATCCCAACACTCGGGATAGACGATTGATGAGACGTCGAGCGACGCCTGCCTTGTTAGATGGCGAGCATGGCCTGCGTGACAAGAAAAGCCAGGCCGAGTCGAACAAATGCCTTTGATCATGTCGGGATAGGCCTCGAAAAGGTCGATCGAGTGGATAACGATCGAGCGCTCATCAGGCCGGCTTGCGGTAGTTGACATCGCCTCGGCAGCCGCGGCAACGAGCGCGCCGTTGATCATACTCTGCGTGTGCTCGTCGAGGTCGCCTGGCATTCCGTCGTTGAGCGCAGTCGCAGCGACCCTGTAATCGATGCGCACCGTCGTGCACCCGTCGTCATACTCGCAAGTTTCTATGTGATCGGGCGCGTAGGTGCCGCGTGTGAGCGCGTGTACCATGAGAGAGAACGGCGGACGCTGGCGCATAAAGGACGAAAAGGAGACCAACTCGAGCCCATGATTGCTCACAAACGTCCCCGGATTCGTGACGATGAGCGAGTAGATGGCGTAGCGCACGCACGCCTGCACAAACGGCCGACGCAGACGAGGGGCGCGCGCCAGCCCCGCCGCGCTGACGAGGTGGCCGTCACCGGGGACAACCGACGGATCGTATTCGTCGGCGTCGCAACGCGCAAAGGGCGCAAAGCGCGGGTCGACATCGACGGTTCGAAAGAGAGGCATACGGCACAGCGCATCGAGGCGGGTGCAGCAACCGCGCCAGGACGCGACGGCCTTGATCAGCGTCGTAGGTTCCGGCGACGACAGCGCCCACCACACGATGCCTGCGAGTATCTCGTCGGGCAGGTCCAAAAGGCCGCGACGCCAAGAACCTGCGGTGTCGTTGGTCGGCTCTGGCGCAGGCTGGCTCGCCCTTTTCCGAGACTGTCGCCGAGTCCGACGGCGCTTGCGGCTCTTGTCCGGATCGTGTGCGATGTGCGCGATTGACAGAGAGGGGTCTGTGGTTTTTTGTGCGAGCACCACGGCGTCCATGTCCCAGGTCGATCGTGCAGTGGGACAGGTTTGTTTTTATGACCTTTTTTTATTTGCGCCGCGGCAAGGGGTGTCGCTCTGCCTGCGTAGCACTGGGCAATGGCCGGGCGTTGGCCGCCATCTTGTGGCCAACCGGCGCGTACCCGTGTCGGGCACGGAATCCAACCCCGCGCCCGCTCACAAACAAAGCACAAATGGCGGGCATGTTTCAAAAATTACGTTAAATGAAAAAAAAATAAAGATGCTAGGCCAACCACAACCCTGTTGGTTTCAGCCTCTGAGAGCAAGGGCTTCAGCAGCCAACGCCAGGGATTCCTCGCTCTGGCGATGGGCGCCGTTGGCTTTGGTTCACTGACGGCCAAGGGCAATGTGGTCCCCCTCTGTTCTTTGATCTTGCTCACAACTCGCTCCTCAGCGATCGCCTTTTGCTGTTTAGGCCTGCCCGCGCCTTGGGCGGACGTGGAAGGGAGGACCGCCGTGGTCACCCCAAGACAACGGTGCCGCATTGGAGGACGACAAGTCGTCGGTGACCGCTCCGCCGATGAGCGGCGCCAACGAAATGCGTGTGATGCGCGAAAAGCAAGGGCGTCCTGCGCGCAACCAAGAAAAAGAAAGCGCGACGCAAGTGGCCTTGTTGTTGTCGAAACAAAGTTGTGGCAACACAGAGCCCAACTCTAGGTGGGGGTTCCTGTGGCGAGGATGCGTTCTTCTTCCCGCATGACTGATAGTAATTTGTCTTTGTTTGCATCGAGCCACTCCATCTTCCAGTCGCCGTCGGGCTCGGACGTCTGTCTGACCGCGTCGTCGTATTCTTCACTTAGATCATCGTCGCCGTCGATCGTCGTCTCCTCTGGTGCAGTCGGTTTGTTGTCGCTTGGCTCTTGGCTCATCGTGTCGGGCGATGGCGATGCGCCTCGTTCGTTCGAGTCACCTCCGGTTGCCTCTTTCCTGAACAAGTGCCGCTCGATGCCAGAGTGGAATGGGCGGAGACGGGGGCGCGATGTGTGCTTGATCTTGGGAGTTGATCGGGACACGGCCGGCGCCAGGCCGCTTTGGGCCTTGATGCCATAAGTAGCAACCGTTTGGTCGATTTGGTGCGTACGGTGCTCGCTTATGGTTGGTTGACCAAGGGTCCCGGTCGGCGGGTTTGGCGCAGTCAAGTCGGGGTGTATGGCATTCATGCCGAAGAAACAAAATGGAATAAAAAGGAAGAAACATCCTGACGACGGCTTAGGGACGCGCACGAATCAAACTCAACCCACGCATTCCGACGCGGAAGCGAGCGCAAACTCGAATGCGAGCGTGGTCGGTCCGTGCCCACATCCGGGTTCATATCCGGCTGGGTGGTTGTATACGACTATTTTTCCACTTTTTATATTGATTTTGTGTTGTTTATTGTTTGATTCCCGCACGTGCCGTAAAAGTCGCAGTTGATCGACCATTTGCCGAAAGCGTAGTAACCTGTCGGTCGACTGTGGGCGGTCAATACCCGCAAGCACTGGCCATGCGCACCGCGCGACGAGCCAGTAATCGATTTTTTGTGCCCTCAAACGCAAAACAACGCCAACCCGCAAAAAAGAAAAGGGGCGCGACAGGTGACCGCACACGACGACCCATTTCGTCGCGCGAGCAGCCAGGGAAAGGTGCCTTTGTTCTTGTCAACAGGCCCGCGAGCAATGGCCGACATCGACGCCGCAGATGCGACCGCAGCGCGGTCGCCCGATGACATTCCCCACCACGCCATGTGCCTTGGCAAGGCCGTTGCCGTGCGCGCCCTCGTTGATCTTAATGGAGCGCCGCGGCCAGTGTGTGCATCGGCGCGCGTGCCGCGCGCCAACGCCGTGCAACACGCAGCACAGGACGAGGGAGCCAACGACAGCGCATCGAGTGACGCGCATGTGGCACGCCCTACAGACGACGTGCCGTCTATGCCTATAGACAACGTCGCGGGTGCCTACCCGGACCATCGGGTTGGTCGTACACCGGCGCACGGCAAGGTCCCAACGACGACGCGAGCCTCCCGGTGGGCCTACACCCAGGCCCGCCACTTTGAGCAGCGGCTCGATAGGTTGCAGGGCAAGGGCGACGAGCGGGTCACCGACGACATAATCGACGCCGTCGCCGCATGGCACGCGGATCATGACATGGCATCAAGCGACGACGTGACGCCGCGCACGGTGACCCGCGCTCTTGCGAGCCTCGGCGCAAAGCACCTCTACGACGCGTACGTCCATATCTGGTGCCGCGTCACGGGCAAGTCGGCGCCGATGGATCCGGCCGGAAAAGACCGCTGCCTGCTCATGTTTGCGAGCATCCAAGCGCCCTGCGCCAAGTGGAAGGCGCGCGTCGATCCGGCGCGTACCGGCAGTTTGCCCTGCGATTATGTGCTCTACAAGTTTTGTCAACTGCTCGGTTGGTGTGAGCCCATCGCATTTTTGTCGCTGCCCCGGCTCCACTCCCGACTCGCTGCCCTAGAGGCCATCTGGAATGGCATTTGCCAGGATCTCGGTTGGCAGTACATCCCGGCGCCCGCGGCTCTGCGTTCCCCGGCATCGATGCCGTCGCACAGACCCCCGTCGCCATCTATGGCACCCGATCACGCGCATCATCTGTTCCGCCTTGTGCCGTCCGGCACCTCGCTGGATGGAACCACGCAAGCGCTCGCTCGCGTGCACCTCGTCGACGAGTAGAGGTCTGGTCCCGCCGATGGTCCCAAAATGCTGCGCGCTCTATGCGTCCCCGGTACCGGCCACATGCGATCCTGTTTTTTCACAATTTCTTCTTTTTTGTTTGAGAAAGCGCGACAACCACAAGAAAGTCACAGGAAGAAAAAATGAAAATATTAAAAAAAAAAGAAGACAAGTAAAAGGCGATTTGCAGGCACAGACGATACAATGCACGGTCGTCATGGTCGTGCGCAATAAGCGACGCCATTCTTGCGCGAGCCATGGGGCGTGCCGCCGCGCGCGACTGTAGCGCCGGCGCGGCCCGTCAACGCAGAGCGAAAAGGGACGCATGTCGCCCAACGGCATCGCCTGAAAATAGGGCATACAAATAACTCTTATTGCCGCCGCTTTGCCTCTTTTTTTTGGGCCAATGAGGAAAAAGATGATTGGCCCTGTCTTGTCCGACGGCGGTTTCATGTTGCGCTCTCTTTTCGTATCTCTCTCTCTCTCTCTCTCAGAGCGGCAAATAGTCGGGTGCCGGCGTCAAAAAAATTCGCTGTCGCCCATAAAAACATACAAGAAAAAGAAAACCAAAAGGAGCGGGGCAACGGACAGAGACCGCCCAATTCAAGAAAAAACCGCGTGAGCGCCGAGAACAAAGTCCGCGTGCCATGCAGCGTGCCGTTGGTCGCCTCGCCCTTGTGGAAAAGGATGCCAAGGCGTCGGGATCGCGCCGGCCCTCGCCCCTCTGCTGCCGTCGCCGCCCTCGTCGCCGAGATCCAGTAAACTGGCGCTGGTGGCGGCGCATCGCCAAGTCGCGCCGTCGCGGACCCTGCATGGCACCGCGCCGTGCCCCTGATGGCATGGTGCCGGTGGGCGAGGCGAGACCAACGAGCGACGCCTTTGCCGCACTCCCCGACGAACTGGTCGTCGAGGTGGCCATGGCGACGCGATCCGCCACGGCCGTGTGTCGGCTCCAGGCCACGTGCCGCCGCATGGCGCGCATCTGCGCCGACGACGGCCTTTGGCGCCGACTCTATCATGCGTGCCACGGCGAACCGCTCCATCGCATGTTTACCGCGCACGGCAAAGACTGGCGTTGGCTCCACCGCGCCGTGACCGCAGCGCCACCGGGTCGATCACCGGCGACCGGACCGGGTCGCGCGGTACGCAACTCGGTCGTCTTTATGGGCGACCTGGTCGGCGGCGAGCCGCACGGGTACGGCCTGGCGGCCGAGGTCACCGACGGTGGCGCGTCGACCGAGGAGATGCCCGAAAAGCGTATGGTGCTCGCGACTTTTGAGGGCGCATGGGTCAACGGTCGCGAACACGGTTACGGCGTCGAGGAGATTGTCGGTCAGGGCACTTACACGGGCATGTGGGCCGCGGGCGAGCGCCAGGGCCGCGGCGTGTGCACATGGGTCGGCGGCGAGCGCTACGACGGCGAATGGCACGCGGGCAAAAAGCACGGTCCCGGCACCTACACGTGGCCCGACGGCGGTTCCTACCGAGGCATGTGGGCAGACGATCGAGAGAACGGCTTTGGCCACATGACCCATGCCAGCGGCGTGCGCTTTGTCGGCCAATTTCGCAAGGGCGAGCGTCGAGGGCACGGAGTGCAGATCGAGCGCGACGGGCGCATCGCGATGGGCTACTGGCGCGGGTTCCGTCGCGGCAAGGGCGCCCACATCGACGCCGACGGGACCTTTTATCAGTGCGCGTGGACCAACGGTCACCTGACGGGCGACATTGTGCGCATCGCCCCCGACGGCACCGTCGCCGCCGACCCGCATACGGCGGACGCCCAAGGCCACGCGCTGCCCCCGCCATGATGCGCTGTCTCCTTTTTCGTCCCCCTTTTCCTCTATGGGTTTTCCTTTTTTTATTCTTTGTGCTCTTCTTTATTTGGAGTCGCCGCGCAGACGCCCTGCCGAGTGTCGCTCAAATAAAAAAAAACTTGCTCCAACGGTTTGCTCGCCATCGCGCCGGTGCCCGCGACCGGTTGTCGGGTGGATGGTCTCTTGCAGCGCGCGTACCCTTTTGTCTTTTTTTTCGAAAGAAAAGAGGCAGTGAGAGTCGTGCGCGTCGGCAAGTGCAGAGAGAAAAGACGCAGAAAGAAAAAAAGTCAAGACAAAAGGGCACTCGAGGCAGCACGACGAGAAGAAAAGGACACGAGGCCGTCGAAATGGCGCGGCTTTTTTTGCTCTCTGCGCTTTTGACGGCACAACCGCGACGGGACTCGCGCGACAACAGCAACACGCCGGCGTTGAAAGGCCCTCAAAAGCGCAGGAAAAAAGCGCCATTGAAAACAGACCTATCCCAATTCAGCAATAAAAAAAAGAAAAAATAGGCGACAACTTTTGCAGCAAAAAAAAGAAAAAGAAATAGGGTATACAAAAAAAAAGAGAAAATAATCTGCGGGTGCGTCCTGTGTGTATTGCGGCCCTTCCAAGGCCGACTGCGCACGCAAAGATACAGAGAAAAAAAAAGGCGAATCGCAAAAGTCTTTCCAAAAGAAAAAAGGAAAAAAGGCGCCGACGCAGATAATGCCAAGTTTTGGTCCTTGAGGAGAGACAAAGAGAAAAAATGTCAGACGAGCCTACCACGATCGACCGCCTGCCCGACGAGATCCTCGTCTGCTGCTTTGCCTTTTTGGTATGTGCGGACCGGCGCACGCGCGCCGCGGTCGTGTGTCGCCGCTGGCGTCGTGTGGCCCTGGACGACGCGAGCGTGGGCCGCGTCGACTGCACGGCGCGGGCCGCCCTACCACGCCGACGCCAGCGCCTTGGCAAGTGTCGCTTGGCCGCTGCCGAGGCCGCGGCAGCAGAAGGTCACCGCGACTGCACGCGCCACATCCTCGACAGACGGCCAGGCCTACGCGATCCCTCGTGCCGTGTTGTTTGTGCGGCAGCGCGTGCCGGCGACATCGTCAACTTTGCCTATGTGCGCAGCCGCGTCTACGACCGATACCACAGCGGACTTGAAGAGGCCGCACGCCACGGCCGCATGGCAATTGTCGCCCACGTGTTTGACGAGCCCGCGGCGCGCGGCACGCTCTACCCGAAAACGGTGGAAAACGCCCTCGTGGAAGCCGCCCATCACGGTCATCTCGAATGCGTGACTTATCTGTCGGCGCGGTTGTCGACTAGACCGGTCGAGGCGTGTCTCCGTGCGGCGCAGGGCGGCCACACGGCCGTCCTCGCCAGACTCATCGCCGACGGCTACACGCTCTGTAGCGCCATGTGCGCACAGGCCGCCGCTGGGGGTCATTTCGACACGCTACGCTTTTTGCGCAAGGCGGGGTGCCCGTGGGACGCACAGACCTGCGAGTCGGCAGCGGCCGTCGGCCGTATCGACATACTCGACTATACGCGCGACCACGGACGTCCGTGGGACGCGAGAATGTGCGTGGCCGCGGCTCACGCGGGACGTCTCGACATCTTGGCCTATGTGCACAGCCGCGGCTGCCCGCTGAGCGACACCACGCTTGCGGCTGCCGCATCGATCGGTCGCGTCGACATCTTGGCCTACCTGTGCGACAATGGATGTCCCAAAACCGCCGCCGCGTCCGCAGCAGCCGCGCGCGGCATGTTTATGGACGCGCTCGTCTACCTCTACGACCGCGGCTGCCCGTTGTCGGACGCCGTGTGCACGCACGCCGCAGCCAATGGCGACCTCGCCATGCTCGTCTTTGCGCACGAGCGTGGCTGCACCTGGGACGTCTCGGTGTGCACGGCGGCGGCCGCCGGCCTGTGCCGCATGCGCGTGCTACACTACTATGGCTGCGATCGAGCGCGGGGCGCCGACAGGGACGAGGGACGACTGGCGTGCCTCTTGTACGCGCGCGCCCGCGACTGTCCAGTCGATGAAGTGCCATGTCTTTACGCCGCCTATGTGGGCGATCTGACGCTACTCAGGCGACTGCGCGACGCCGGCTGCCCGTGGACTGGTGACATTGTCGACGCGGCCGCCGGTGGCGGGCGCAATGCCATGGTGATCTACGCGCACGAGGCCGGATGCCCGTGGGGCGCGCGCACAGTGGTGGCAGCGGCGGCAAGGGGCGCCTACAACATTTTGCGCTATGCCCTGGCGCACGGCTGTCCCTATGACGCTGACAGGGCCATTGAGGCCGCGCGCCGTGGCGGCCACTCGCGCTGCGTGCGCCTCTTGGAATGGGCCGCCCTGCCTTGGCCCGATGCGCTCGGTTAGGAAAAAAAAAAGAGTGAATGCCTCGCACCTCCGCCCCCACAATCATTGACACTTCCGCCTTTTTCTGGCCAGCACGCCCATCGCGGACCGGGCGGCCCATCTTGCTCGCAAAGGCCCTTCTTTTTTTTTCCCTCAAAGGCGCCCAAAGAAAAAAAAGGGACTTGGGGTCGCCGTAAAAAAAAAGAAGACGACTTTTGCCAAGGATCGGTCGCGGTCGTCTCGCCTGCGCTTTTTCTTTATGGGCGCCGACGCCTTTATGGCGCCGTCCAACAAATGGCCACCATCCGACATGACGCCATTGGACAAATGGCAATTCTTTTTTTTAAATTTTTTGCATTTCTTTCAGAGAGGGCGGGTCTTTTTTTTTAAAGAAAGAGAAGACACCGAGCGCCGCCTGCGCAAAAAGCAACCCGACCAACGCATATGGACAGCACCCATCCTCTGCACCGACGAGGCATTGTGGCCAGCGACGATCCTTTTCAAGGCGCGCGACAAGCCTGGCATGACGCATGGCTGATCGACGGCGACGACGCCACCACAAACAGCAATAATGATAATGACGACGACGACGCGCTGCCGCTCTTGGTCGCTGGTGGATTCGAGAGTGCGTGGGCACGATTCGATGCCTTGGGAGGCCACGTACGCGCGCCCGCGATGACCCTGTGGCGGGCGCCGCCTCTTTACGCGGGCGGCCAACTCTTGTTTGAACCGCGCGTCCCTTCTCGCCTGTGATCTCGTGTTTTTTATTGATGATCGTCGCCCGTTGGAGAAAAAAAGAAAAACATACCAAAGGACCGGGGCCGTGCGCATCGTCGCGGTTGTCCGCGTATTAACTGTGATCACATCTTTTTGATGCACACCCACACATTTTTTACTGCCGCCGGGACTGCATCGTCCGAGAGCAAAAGCGTAAAAAAAAGAGATGAAACGGCGTAAAGAGGAAAAAAGAGACCTAGCCCGCTCTCTCCTTTTTTTGTGCACAAGGTCGCGCATCCATGCCGCTCCGCCCTGCAATTTTGGACGGCCCGCAGGATCCTTTCCGCGCGCCGCACCCCAACAGAAACAGCACAAGGCACATTTACCAAGAAAAAACAAAAAAACGCCAAACAGGATGATGGTCGACCGTCACGACAACGACGATAGTGATCATGCTGGCGCCGACCGGCCCACCCGAGGTCTCGGCAATATGCCCATCGAGGTCGTGCAGATGATCACCCACCATCTCGACACGCCGCGCGATCTCGCGGCCTTTGTCATGGCGGCGCCCCACCTCGTTGCCGATCCCGTGGCAGTGCGCGTGGCGAGAATGGTCGGCTTTGCGCGCGTCTCGGACGTGCTCGCGTGCGGGGCGCCACTGGCCGCCGTGGCCGCGCTCTTTGCCGAATGGGACGAACCGGTGGCCGTCCACATGTTGGGCGATGCTGCCGAGGGTGGCCGCCTCGACGTCGTCAAGTGGGTTTATGAGCGCGTGGCCGACGGGCTGCGCGATGCCCAAGACGGCTCTACCACGCGCCGCTATGACGACTCGTCCGATAGTTGTACAAGTTTCGAGAGTGAATGCGAGAACAACAACAACGACGACGACAGTGACAGCGACGATCAGGATGGCGCGAGCGAATCGTCCTCGTCCTCTTCTTCTTCTTGTTGTGGAAGCGCCGGCAAGTCGATCGCGAGGCGCGCACGCCGCCCGACGATTCGCATCAGGGACTCGTGCGGAAGCGGTGCTCGCACCGACGACCTCATGTGGCTCGATGCATTGTCGCGTGCCTCGCGGAAGCGACGCCTCGACGTGCTCGACTGGCTCGTCACCGGTCCGTGCTATGGCGGCAAGCCCGTGTGGCGCGTGCGCCCCATCTACCACAGCGTCATGATCGAAGCGGCGGGACGCGGGCATCTCGATGTACTCGGTGCCTTGCACGACGCTGCCGACGGGCCAGCAAGGTGCCGTCTTAGGATCCGATGCCAGTGCCCACCCGAGATTGGCATCGCTGCTGTCCAGGCCGACCGTCCGGACGTTGTCGCGTGGCTCAAGGACGCCGGGTGCAGAGGCCTCCCTCCGCTCAGTCCCGGCGCCATCGGCGCGGCCATCGTCAAATGCCACCGGCCGCGCTTTATCGCGTGGGCGGCGGCACAGGGCTACACTACCGACACGGAATGCCTCGTCGATCTCGCGCAGCGCGATGCCGTGCGCACGCTGGCGCTTGCCCATGAGACGGGCCTGAGCGCGTGCACAGCCCAAGCCGTGCGGGCGGCGGCGCGCGCCGGTAGCCTCGGCGTGCTCCAGTGGGCCGCCGGCGACGATCCGTCTGCGCCGAGGGCCGGCGCGGCGTGGCGCCCGACCGACGTCGCCATGCTGGCCGCCACCAACCGCCGCGTCGATGTGATCACATGGCTACGCACGCGCCAGGACGGACAGCGGGTCCTCACGGTGGGCGTGGCGCGCGCCGCCCTGGCCGCCGGCTGCATCGACGCGGCGGCCCACATCCGCCCGTTTGCCACGTGGGACGCCCTGGAGGCGGCCGTCGCCTCGGGCAACGCGGAGACGGTGCGCGCCGTGGCCGACGCCGGCGGCGTGTGCAGTCCCGCGGCCTTTGTCGGCGCCATCCGCCATGGCGGCAGTGACGTGCTGGCGTTTCTGTGCGAGCGCTACGGCGTCGCCTTTGTCGAGGGCGCGCTGGCGTCTCTGGCGGGCATCGCCTGCGCAGCGCCCTGTCTGCACTGGCTCGGCACCTACCCGGCCACGGCCCACTTGTGCCTCGCCGAGGCCTATGCAGCCAATCTGGGCCGCGGCGAGGTCGACGCGTCTGGCTCTTGCCGCTGTCCCGCGTGCGCCCCTTGACCGTGGCGCATGCGCCGCGCACAGGGTCGGTCTTGCTTTTTTGTCCATCTGTCTTCCCCCCCCCCCCAATCCGCGCGCCCATGTCTCTTCTTTCTCGAAAAAAAAGACAATGAGCCTCGTGGGCCTCGGTGTCGCGGCCAACGTGCAAACATGGCCACCATAAAAAAAGAGCGCCAAAACAAAACAGTGGCACCCACAAAAAACAGCACGCCACAGGCACGCGCACGGAAAAAGTCTGGCTGTTGGTGCGTTTTTTTTTCGCGTGCCATTTCTTCTTTCGAATCCACCAGCGACCTTTTCTCGCGCCTTATAACTTATGGAACAGGCGCACGACCCACAAAGATCGACGCCAAGGTCGGCCGACGGCGCCAAGGGATCGATTATCGGGGTATTTTTGCGTGTGGCTCTCCCCATTATAGGATGTAGTACCGCCACGTGCTCATTTTTCTTGTGCCTTTTTATTTTTTTTATTCGTTTTCGCTCCAGGCCATGATGCGCATCGTGCGCGGATGCTGCGGACGGCCGCGTCGAGAGTCGGCGCACATGGACGACGCGCGCGACCAGCCCAACGGATGGACCGACGACGAGGCCGAACCACTCTCTGTGAGCGACGAGGAATACGACGCCACCACCCATCCCGACGACGCGCGTGCGTGGGAGGCGCTTGCTGCCAAAATGCGAGCCAACAGCCATAAAATGGCTGTGGTCGGCGATTGCGGATCGAGAGGGGAGAAATAAAAAAGAGAGGGCAGCCTCTTTTGATCTGCCTTTATCGGCGATTCTGTTTTCCTTTTTTTTGACCCTGCCTTGTCTTGCGCGCGGCGGTGGCTCTTGTGTCGCATGTGTGTGTCTTTTGCAAAAAAAGAATGTCGCCAACAGATGGCCGACATGGGGCGCTGTTTGTGGGTGCGCCGCAGCGCGACACACCAAAAGAAAAAATGGTCTCTGGTCTTTTTCTATTATTGTTGGGCATGCTCAAATGGTGCAGCGCCAGCAAAGCACGGCCCGTTGGGCTGTGCTGGTCTCTTTTCGCGCCTTTACTGTCGCGCCCGCTTTGTCCGTGTTCATTTTTTGTGTTGGTCCTCGCGCCAACACGCGACACGGCCAACCGTGGTCCCAAACGGACCAGATCGGACCCGTCGGTGGCGTATCACAAAAGGCACAGCGCGCAAAGAACGGCCACAAAGATCTATGTGTGCACCACACATTCTTTCCTCGACGCATTCCATTTTTGAGATGAGAAAAAATGCCACAAAGGCGCAGAATGCGCTGCTATTGAATTGGTGACAAAAAAAGACAGAGCGAGCGTCTTTTGGGTTGCGCCGGCATGTGGGGCGTGTTTTTTACGCGGCGGTCGTATCGATGGCAGCAGCGGCGGCGGTCTCGGCCGCGGCGTTGACGGCCTCGTTGTACTTGGTGACGGCCTTGGTGCCCTCGGAGACGGCGTGCCTGGCCAGTTCGCCGCGCATGATCAGGCGCACGGCGGTCTGGATCTCGCGCGTGCCGATCGTGTTGCGCTTGTTCGAGTGCGCCAGACGGCCGGCCTCGGTGCCGATGCGGTCGATCATGTCGTTGACAAACGAGTTCATGACCGACATCGACTTGTTGGAGATGCCCACGTCGGGGTGCACCTGCTTGAGCACCTTGTAGATGAACGACGAGTACGAGGTGTAGTTTTTCTTGCGCTGGCCGCGGCCGCGCTTGCCGACCTTGGCCGCGGCGCCGCCCTCGGCCTTGGCGGCCGTCGAGAGGACGATCTTTTTCTTGCCCTGCTTGCCGGCCTTTTTCTTGGTCGCTTTGGTGCCCGGCTCGGCCTTGGGCGCGGCGTCGGCCTCGCTCACGGCAGAAGGCGCGGTGGCCTCGTTGTCGGCGGTCTCGCTGGCGACCGCCTGCGGCTCGGGCGCGACCTCGGTGTTGGTGTCCATAGGTGACGGGGCAGACATGGGAGTGGAAAAAAGAAAAGTTGGAGGCGGAAAAAAAGGCGAGCAGGCGGCGGCGGGCTGCTCTCGGTGAACCCTGTTGACGAAAAAAAGCGACTGGTGTCTCTTGCCAAGGGCGGTCCGCTTTTTATGCCCCTCGGGCGTCCGCGAAAAAAAAAGCGGCGCCCGTCGCGCTGCGTCTGTTGCGAGGTCCGAGGGGCGAATGGCCTCTGGCAATGGCGCCGGTTCTGTTTGGCGCCGTTTTGCGGTTGGCGGTGCGCCGAAAACCGTGGGTGGCGCAAGGAAAAAAAAAGGATCGACCACAAGCGCCCGGCGCGCCTCACTCTCCTTGCCGCCGGTCTTGGATCACTCTTTTTTTTTTCCTCGGCTTTTCTTTGGCCTGGGCGTGCACACAGGCCACGAGCAAAGGACCGACCAGGACAATCCTTTTTCTTTTCCTCTTTTTTTTCCTCCCCTTACGGGATACGTCAATGCCAGACGGCCGTCTCCTCTTTGCCTCGATCGAACTCGGCCGATGGCGCGACAACAATTATGTATTTTCCCCCTCTTTTCTCGATCGCTCATAAAGGGACCTTGGCCGAGCACGCCGTCCAGACCGCACGGCGGACCGAAAAAAGAGAGGCCCCAAAAGGACGGCGAAAAAAAAGAGGATCACGCGTCAGGCGGCGGCGGTGGAGCGGTGGGGTCGCGCCCGGCCGACGCGCGGACGAGCGAGACGGCGCGCGTGCGCACGGTGCCGCGCTCGCGGTGCTGGTCGATGCCGTCGGCGACGGCGTCAAAGAGCCGGTTGCGAAATTCGTCGTCCTCCAAGAGGTCGGCGGCGGCCTCGGGCGAATAGGGCATCGCCGGGTCGATTTCGACCTGGGCCATGGCGGCCGCCGCCGCGTTGGCCGCCAGCGGCACATAGTCGGTGCGCGCGAGCGTGCCGGTGCGCGTGCGCACCGACGCGCGCAGCCGGTAGAGCGCCGGCGAGGCCGGGAAGCGCACGGGCACGCCGCGCTTGTCGGCACCCGCCGCGGCCAGGTACTGCGCCACGGCGTCGCGCATCGGCCCAAAGGCCTCGTGACGCTCGCGCTTGGCGGCGGCCTCGATGGCCCGCGCCGACGGTTTACCGCGCGCCGTGGCCTTGGCCGGTGTCCTGTGCGGCTCTGGCGCGGGCGGCGGCAGATCCAGTGTGAGGGCCTCGATGGCCACTTCGAGCGGACGCATGCGGTCGCGCAGACCCGACATGACATCGGCGAGTTCGACAAAGCGCGTGGCCCAGGCGCGCACCTCGGGCGGCACGTCTGTCGTCAACCACGCATAGGCCGCTGTCGCATTGACATGTTTATCGGTCTTGTCGTCTTTATTGCCGTCACCACCGCAGTCGTCTTTGGTGTTGTTATCATCGCCGCCTGGGTGGCTCGGCGTGCCAGGGCACGGGGCCTCGCGGGGCGTGGATGCCGGCGGCGCGGCGTCCCATGCGTCGGCCATGGCCGACTCGTCGTCTCGGTCGGGGTCGTAGAGGCCCACGGTGAGCGTCGTCTGCTGGGCCGTGGCATAGCGTTGGGCGACACGTGTGGCCTCGACCACGGCCGCGCCGAGGATGTCGGCCAGCGTCGGCGCGTTGCAACCGTCGGCGCCGACCGGGTCCTCGTCGGTGGCCACTACACTGGCAACGACGGCGGGCGCAGGCGTCTCGGCGGGTGCGCCGTCCTCTTGTTCGTCGTCCTGCTTTGCGGTGCGCCTGCGGCGCTTGGCCGGACGTGCGGCAGCGGCCGCCGCACGGGCGGCCTTGCGCGCGGCGGTCGCCTTGGCCTTGGCCGCTTTGGTCGAGCGCTTCTCTGCCGCGGCGGCGGCTGCGGCGGCGCAGGCGCGCACGAGATCGGGCGTGACGTGCTCGTAAATGGCGGTCGTGATCACCGGGCGCTTCATGGACGTCGTGGGCCGCGTCGGGTCGACGCGCACGACGATCACGGCGCCGTCGCCCTTGCCGCCACAGTCGACGATGGCGCGGCGCACGCGGGCGCTCTCCATATAGGCTGCCAGATCGCGCTTGAGCGCCGTCTGTTCGATGCGTATGCCGCGCGTGGCGGCCGTGAGCGGGTCCAGTTGCGCCCTCAGCCGGCCCCATCGGGCGCAAAACAAGCGCACGGCCGTCGCCTGATCGGTGCAGTCTGTCGGAAGACCGTCGTCGTCGGCCGCCGCCCCTGCGCCGTCGTCGGCGGCCATTTCGTAGACGGCCTCGCCCTCTTGCAGGCCGCCGTCGGTCCCCCACGCGCGGCCGTGTCTGTATTGATCGTCGCCGTCGCCGCCGGTATCATCTGGGGCGTCATAGTCGGCGTCGTCGCAGAGGTCCTGATCGTAGGTCGGGTCGTCCATGATTGATGATCGTTTTTCTTTTTTTTCGTGCGTGTGTGTATCGAGATCACGCCAAGCGGGCGCGGAAAGGGGTTGCAAAAAAAAAGAACAATGGGGGCCGGCGCAGGCGGTACACGCGGGGAGTGACGACGCGACGAAACAAACAAAAAATAGGGCAAACAAGCGGCGCCGGCCGGCTCAAGCGCACAGTGGGAAAAAATTCCAAAAAAGATAGCCTCGAAACTTGCACGCGCGCGCAAAGAGGGCGCCCGAACAAAAGCAAACCGTCGTTTTTTTCTCACCGTCGATGGGCCGGCGGCGAGGAGCGCCACCTGCGCGTCGTGGCCCTGGCGATCTTTGGCAAAAACACCTTTTCTTGAAAAAAAAAGCGGGCGAGAGCACTCACAGGCCTGCGAATCACACTGTCCCTGACTGGTCGCCGCATCGACGGCCCCCTTTACCCAAAGATCTTTTTCACAGCCGGGCCGAGAGGGCGCCTCTGGCGCCGCGGCGCCGTCGACACAGGGACCAACGGCGACCAAGAGGGGCAAAGAAAAAGGCCCAGACGATGCCTTTTTCTTTGCCCCTCTTGGTTGCCGTCCATCGAAAGTGCATATGCACCCGTAAGTCGGTCCTTTAGTGTTTTTTACAATTGTTGTTTACACGGCGCAGGGGCCAAAGAGAGCAATCCTCCTACTCTCGGTAAAAAAAGGGTGCGAGTGACAAAAGGACATCAACAGAGAAAAACAAAGGAGGCGCCCAGGCAGCCGTCAATCGAGTGCGTGCACCGCACCGTCGGGTTCGATGTGCACGTGGGCTCTGCAGCCTTTGCCCGCGCCATCGTCGCCATTGTCATCGTCTGCGACAAAGGCCACGGTCCACGCCGCGCACTCGGGCGCCATGAGGCCGTACAAGGTCACGCGCCGGTCGTCGGTGCGCTCGCGGTCCATGAAAAACGTGAGCGACCACGAACGTCGTCGGCCGCCGCCGCGCAGGCACTCTAGTGTCTCCTCGCCCAGGTCGACCCGGTAGACCACGTCGTCGCTGCCGGGACAGCGCACGGCGATGGGCTGCTCCATCGCCGCCAGGCGGCCGAGCATGGCCGACGGCCAGCACACGCCACCGTCGGGCGACCGCCGGCGGTTGTGCTCGTCGCACGTGCGAGCCCCGTCATCATTACCGACATTGAGGCCATCGTTGACAAGGGCGCTGCCCGTGCCGTCGCTTGCGACGCTGTCGACGGTTCGTGGGCTGGCCGTCGCATCATTCCATGGGGCGGCGCGGCTTCCGTCGTCGCCCTCGCACGGCTCGTAGCCGTCGCGGCGCCAGCACAGGGCGACGCCGAGCGCGCGCCTCCAGAAACGCCATCGACGGTGCCCGCCCATCTGGGCGCGATCTTTTTCTCTGCCGTTTCTCGTAGCCTTTTCTTTTCCCGCCCCGCGCCACGGCAGGGTCGCCGGCCGAAAGGCCCGCGGCTCTTTGGGCGATTTCCTTTTTTTTTTGCTCACCGCTCTCCCCTCAACGGATCGGTCCGCCAGATATGTGGCTTCCGGTCGAAAATGGGCGGGTCGGTCGCGCGTGCGTACGACCGGGCGCCTCGAGTCGCTCTCCTCTCCGTTCTTTTTTTGCTCGTAGATAGATCCCCTTTTGCGCGCGCGGGCCCACCGTCGTACAAGGCGATTTGCCTTTTTTCTTTTGCCCTGTAGCGCGTCGCCTTGGGGCCGCCGGACGCGCGACGCCCGTTGCGCCGGCTCGCTCTCTCCCCCTCCCTCTTTTTTTATTGGTTGTTATCTTTTTTTTTGTTTCTAAAATCTCTTGGGGCGTCCGCTCATTGGCAGCGCTCGCAGCGCGTCCCCGTTTCGGTGCGCCCTCTCGAAATCGCGCGCCGCAGACGGCGGCGCCTGCCTCTGTGTTTGGCCTTTTTTCTTTTTTTTTTTTGGTATGTACGCCAGGCCGCCACAATTTTATAACTTCTTTTCGCAAAAAGATTTTCTTTTTTTTGCTACTCTTTTCACAGGCGCTCCACGGCGGCAGCGGCAGACTCTGCGGGGCGGCAACAAGGATCAAAAAAAAGTCGCGCGGGACGACCAGACAGAGAGACGGCGCCGCAAGGGCTGACGACATGCGACAGAGGGACCTTTCCCGCCGCACAGGGTGGGAAAATAGAGCGCGCCGCGGTTGGGACGAGGTGACTCACAGGGATCCGTCATCGAAAAAAAAATTAAAAAAATTAAAAAAGTAAAAAAAGAGGACCGTGGACGTGGTCATTTGGCGCATGGGTACGCTCTCGGTGTTTTTCGCGCCGCCTTTAGGACGATATTGTTTTGCGCTGCCGTTTATTATGGTTGCTCTGCACAGTGTCTCTGGCGTGTCATTTTTTTCTGCGTGCCACGCGCCGGTCTAATCGCCCTTTTTTTCTCGTCGCTTATGGCGGCCGCCGATGCCGTCGGAAAAAACCCCTGCCCTCCCCACAACTGAAAAAAAAAAGAAAAACCGCAAGAGACAGAGCGCTCGGGCGACGAGGCGCACGGGCGGTCACCCGGCTTGCTGGGGAGCGTATTCGCGCGGCGTTGGTCGCGCTGGTGGCGGCGGTCGACCACGCACAGTCCCGGCATCGACGCTGATGGGGCGCCACACACGGCCGAGACGCTCACGGCGGTCATGACAGACACGCCTGCGACTGGCAATCCCAGCGGTATGGACAGCGACAGTGACAATGGCGACAGCGACGGCGGCAATGACGACGACAATGGCGTCAACGAAGATGATGACATGGATGTGTCGCACCACGACAGCGCCGGCGATCCCATGGCGGCCATGCTGCCCATGGAACTGTTGGTGCTCATCTACGGACGAGTGCACCGCGAAGAACTCGAGGCCGCGGCGGCGGCCCGCTGGTCGGGCCGCTGGGACCGCGCGCTCGGCGGCGATGCCGAGGACGACCGCGAGAGAGGCGGCGCACCGGGCCTCTACCGGCTGCTGACGCTGTCGCGCGCGCATCACGACGCCGTCGCATCGGCGCTGGCCGACTGGCGTTCGTGGCCCGACTCGTGCTATGGGCCGGGCGCCGCCATGTGGGCCACAGGCATCACATGCACGGGCGGCATCCGTGCCGGTGTCCAAAGAGACGCCAATAACAACGACGTCAATGACAATGCCAATGCCCATGACGGTGATCACAATGACAGACACTGCGACGGCAAGGCCAAACTGTGCCGCACGATGATCCGTGCGGAGCCGTCGCTCCATCCGGTGCTGGCCGACCGACGCCTCCACGGCCTGTGGTTTGGCGCCGGCATGCACCTCCCGCCATGCTGGCTGGGCACCCCGACGCGGCGCCTGCTCGACGTCGCCACGGACCTGGCGCGCCACGCCGCACCGGCCGACGAGGGCATGCGCAGGCGGTGGCGCGACGCGCTTGTCGACCTTTTGGCGACACCGGCGTGGCCGACGCCATGCCTCGTGCTGCGCGTGCAGGTGCCGCACGGGTGTCACTTTGCCCTCGACAGGCCGCATCAGTTTCCCACGCTGACGCTGACGCGCACCTACCTGTGCGCGCCGGGCGGGTCGGCGGGCGCGCGCTTCACCGTGGGCGGCATCGTCGACGCCGTGGCTGACTTTTACGCCGGATCGCCGCTGCACCCGTTTGAGATGGAGCGCGTGCGCGCACACGCCCGCAGCGTGTGGCGCGCCTACGAGCGCCACCATGGCCGGCCGTGGGATCCACGAGGACCCGGAGGCGTGCGCGCCCCGGTGGCCGACGACGACGATGACATGAATTCAGGTGGCTACGCGATCGACACGGCGACCGTCGAGTACGCCCCGCGCGTCATGTACGGCCGCGACCCGTACCGCGGCGGGTGGGGCCGCAGGAACGACGCCCACGAGCGCCGCTTTGCGTCGTGGTTCTCGCACTGCTGGCTGGGCGAGGGCGATCTGCCGCCGCGCGAGCGTCGGCTCACGCGCCAGTTTGCCGATCCCGAACGGTACGGCCGCCCGCGCCTCATCGACCTCGCGACTCGGCCCGCCTATGACGACCCGCCGCCGCACCTCGCCGTCGGGCGCTTTGGCGCCGGACGCCGCCGAGGCGTGTGCCAGTTGTCGGTGGGCTTTGGCCGCATGCCCGACGCCTAGTCGAGCAAGGGAAAAAAGGAAAAAAAAAGGTCGGTCAGCCGAAAACAAGGCAAGGGCATATGTGCGGGCGCGCGCACTTTTTGGCACAAAGGAACCGCGCCTATTTGCTGTTAGGGGGGGGGAGTGCGTCGACGGGTCGACAGCCACAGCGAGGAGGGCACCGACCCGGTCCGCGAAAAAAAAAAGACAAACAAAAAGGATCAGGCGCAATGCGAGGCCGCCAACAGGTTTCTGGAAGCGATGGCAACGCGATGCTGGGTTCCCACCTTTTTTTGTCGGTGTTGCTTCTGTCGCTCATGGAGTGGGCCAATCGCGTGCGCTCTCATGGCCAACCAAAGAAATAATCTCTCAAAAAAAAAGCGGGCGCCTCTCGCTCGTCCACCTGTTTGGTGTCGGCAGGCCGCTTTTGTCTAACCCTGTCGATCTCGACAGGGTCAGACACGCGCACATATACACAAAAAAAGAGAGGCGAGAAAGACTTTTTTCCCTCGACGTTTTTGAATGGGGATGGACGGCGCGCGTCCGGATTGCCGTGCGCTAGGTCTTGCCGACATGCCACCCGAGATTCGGCTGCAGATTGCCGAGGCGCTCGATCGGCCGTGCGACCTGGTAGCCGCCCAGATGGCGTCGGCCCTCTTTTGGCACGCTTCGGTGGAGCGCTGTGCGGCGCGATGGGGTGCCGGTCGCTTGCGCTGTCTCATCGAGGCGGGCGCCCCCGCGGCCGTAGTAAGCGCGGCCATCGCCCATGGCCGGCAGGCGCCCTCGCCCGACTTGATCCAGTCTGCGGTACTCCATGGCGACGTCCGCGTCCTCGACGTCCTTTGTCGAGCCCTCCAGGTACGCTTGTCTTTTTCTTCCCCCATCATTGTCGCCGTGTAGTGGCCCATATGTTTCTATTGGTCGTGCCCTGTGCGTCCTCTCCCTTTTTTCTTTTGTTGCCCTTCCTTGCCGGCAAAGTAATTGTCACCGTCGTCGCCGTCGCCGTCGCGATTTACAGGCTCCATACCCACTGACTTGACCCAACTTTCGTTTCTCTTTCTCTTTGGTTTTGGGCACATTTTCAGCCATGTAGCAACGTTGTCCCGCGCGGCTGTCTCCCATGGACGACGCCCGCCCGCCAGTTGGCTGTCGATACGCGACGCGATCAAATCACGAGGGGTTGCCTCACCAAGGCCGTCTGCGGCGCGGCCAAACATGGGCGCTTTGAGGCGCTCAAATATCTAACAGCGGACGACACGCCCCTCGGCCGCCGGGGCCAGCGCGCCGTCAACTCTCGGCTCCTTGCCGTTGCTGCCCAAACTGGCCATGTGCCGATGGTCGCCCATCTGCACCGCCTGTTGGCGCCCGACGACTCGGTACCCTGTCGGTGCAAGCGACACGTGGGCGACGCTGCATGGAAGGCACCCACCGTCGGCGTGGCGCTGTGGATGCGCGACAACAGATGCAGCGGCTACGTCGATCCCAACGGCCATGACATCAGCCGCGCCGTTTCGTCGGGGCGCGTTGCCGATGTGGCGCGCATGCTGGCGGCGCGTGCGGGCCTGCGCGCCTCCTTTGTTGCGCGTGGGCAAGCGGCTGCCGGCGCCACGCGTCCGTGCGCAGAGATGCGCGAGATTGAGCGGGGCGTCGCCGAGGCCGCTTGCAAGGGCGACATGGCCATGATGGACCTGGCGGTCCGCTCGCTTTGTCACCGGTCGACGCCGATTCTCATCGGGGCTGCGCGCGGCGGCCAGACCAACCTCTTGGCGTGGGCCACCGCGGCCGGCGCTCCGTGCGTCGCCGCCTTTGGCACTCCCACGACGCCGACGATGTGCGCCGCTGCCACCGCTGCGGCCATGTGCGACCAACCGGCGTCGTTGTGGTGGATCGCTCGTCATTTTCCCGATGCGATCACGCCGAGTCTCGTGTGGACTGCCGCCGCAAAAAACGCCGTTGATGCCATGCGCGCGCTCGACAACCTCATACCGCGCGCGCTCGTCGCCTGGGACAGCGTATTGAGCGAGGCTATGATCGCGGGTTCGCTCGCCGTCGTGCGTCTCCTGGTCGAGGAGCGGGGCGTCGCGTTGAGCCCGCTAGTCGTCATCACGTCGCAGGCCAAGGACTCTGCTGTGACCGACTATGTGTGCCAGAGGCTTGCACACGACCAACTGCAGTTGATCGTCGACGCCGTCGGTGCGCGTCCGCATTGTGCGACGGGGATCATCGAGCGCCTGCGGGACCGCGTGCCGACGCTCTGCGTGGCCGTCGCCGTCGCCAACGCCACGCACGCCAACATCGGGTTTGGCGCCTTTGATCCAGGCAGCATCAATGCGTGCGCGTGCGCCAGGTGCGCGGCGACTTGGACCGGGTCAGCACCGGTCCCACACGAGGAAGAGGACCGCAATGACTGTGGACCGTCAAAAGGACCTGCGGCGCGTGACCGACCGTCCTTGTCTGCCAAGAAGCAGAGGACAGACGACCCGTGGTGATCTATCGCGCCAGCAGGTCAAATAGACCCACACGCTGTGCGCGTCTCTTTGGGTGTCGCCAAAAGAGAGAGACCAGACTTGTCCAAAGTATTTTTTTTTCCTAAACACGTCCCGTTTTTTCTTTTTTTTTTTCAATAATTTTTTGTTGGTCCTCTTGCGACTTTTCTGTATTAACCGTGTTTGATAGAGCCGTGCCTCGTTGAGACGTCGTCGAGACGATAGGCGCTGTCGACCTCGACGTCGTCGGTCGAGTAGTAATACTTGACATTGTCGCACGCACAGCGCTTGTCGCCAAAGGTCCACTTTCCGCAGCGACAGCCGCCAATGCGCCACACGGGGCTGCGCACACACGCCCGGTAGTCGTTGAGCCGGTGGGCGCGGCGAATCACGGCCGAACAGGTCATGCGGCCAATGTCGTCGGTGTCGGCCAGCGCGTGCGTCACAAGCGTCTGCGCGCACCGCGCCACATAGACCGCGGCCTCGGTCGGACTCGCGTCGGTGGCGTCCCAATGCGCGAGCGTGGGCCAGCGCATGTTGGCCCAGCGCGAGGCCGTGGCCGCGCGATGGCGCTCGACGGCCTCGGCGAGACGCGGGTACTCGGACGCCAGGCAGCCGCCATTGTCAGTGTCGTCGTCCCAGTCGCGCGGATGGTCCTGGTTCCACCTGTCCTTGTGTGCCCGCTTGCAGCGGGACAGCGGCCGTCCACCCTTGCAGGGCCAGCACTCGTGGTTGCCACACACGCACGCGCATCGATCGGGACGCTCGCCACACGCCGGACAGCGCTCGTCCAGGCATTGCTGTTGCGCGCTCTCGGGTGCGTCGGCGCCAAAAACCTCGACGAGTGCCGTCGCATAGTCGTAGGGACGCAACTCGACGGCGTCAAAGGCGGGACCGGCCTCGGCCTCGGCGTAGCAGGCACCGGCGATGGCCTTGGCGACGATCTGGCGCTTGGTCAGGCGCCTCCTCCGCGGCCCGACCAGCCAGTTGTTGTCAGTGTCCTTGAGGAACTGGAGACAGCGCCCGTATGCGTGGGGCGTCACGGGCCTCCAAAAGGCCGAGGCGGCGTCGTGCCAACGTCGCGCCGTCGCACGTGCCACCGCCAAGAGCGCATCATTGCGGCCGTCGCAATCGAGCCCCATCCGCAGGACGTGTGCCAACAACTCGTCGGGCAAGTCGTCGACGGTGGCGGCCATTGCCGATAAATGAATCAAAGAAAAAAAATGAACGCAAGGTCACCGCTGCTTCGACCTCCCTCTTCCTTTCCCGCCGTCCTTTTCTTTTTTTTACCTATCTGTTTGTTTTGCTCGCACAACACCGCACCACGCAAAAGAAGAGAGATCACTGCCGACGGGACGCTGCGCCATTGGGGGCACGGCCGGCGTCAGCAACCAACTCGCACACGACCAAAGGGCGGCGGCGCGGATGCACAATGCTTGCGTATGGTTCGTTGGCGAATGGTCGACCAAATGCAATGGTGTGCCGACGGTCTATTCTGCCAATTTCCTGCCAACATAAAATCATCATAAAACACGATGTAGGATTTATAATTGAAAGAAAACTCAAGGAATGGGACGTTGCTCGGCATTAGTATTGGGCTTGGGGAACCGATAGACCGAGCAAAGATTCGATCTTGGGTGATCGCACCCGGCCCGCAAGATACCATGTGTTCTTTCGGTTGCCCGGCACCGCGTACAGGGCGACGTCAAACACAGACGTGAACGGCGGGAGGGAGAAACCCGTCGCGCGTTGGACAGCCAGGCATGAGCCCCCATGGTCGGCAGCCACGCGTTCATCGATGTAGGCCTTGAAAGCCGCGTCGACCTCGGGAGACGCCAGCGCGCGGCGTATGGTGGGGTCGTGTCCTCGTGTCTCGCGCCATCGCTCAAAGTCGCTCACGGAAACGAATGGACCACGCAAGGGGTCTGTGTGCGCGTTGATGGCCTCGACCATCGTGCGACCCGCGAGCCGTCCGATCGGCTGCACGTTGGGTCCCGCCATCGGATCCGCCGACCCGATGGGTGTCGCCGCGTCGGGCGCGATCTCTCGGCGCCACTGACCGCTACTCCCGGTGGCCCTTAGCCAGCGCGCCAGCAGCGGCGAAAGCAGGGAGCGCCACCGGCGTCGGACCGCGGTACTCGGCCCCGCGGTAAGCCACACGTACCAGTCGCGCACGGTATCGATGTCGACGGCAAGCGGTGCCGATGTCGGACGCTCGATGATCGCCAGCCGATCGAGCATAGACTCGGCAGATCTCGCGTCCTTGGATGGATTCCGTGTCGGACTGGCCCGATAGTATTCAGGCATGTCAGCACGCAGCCTCTCCTCGTCGCGAAAGAGATAGCGGGCAAAGGCCTGCATCAAACACAGGGCCTGTGCGAGGCCGACCGCAGTGGCGTCGGCACCGGCGCCCATGGCCACAAGCGCACGCACATAATCGAGACCCGTCGGGGCCGATTCGCCAGGCGGCACCTCGAAGCCGGCACCAGCGGCCAGCACACGCGCAGGCATGCTCCTCAGCAACGACCGCTGGGTGGCGCTGACAGTCGCCAGATCGAGGGCGCTCTGCGGTGAGGCCTGTATCGCTCGGCGCATGATCTCGTATTGGACGTCCAACGGCAGAGTTTGTTCGTAGGAGCGTGCGGGCTGCATGGTGAGTGCCATCTGTCGCCCGCGACGCGCGGCGTGGAGCGCGGCCAGGAGCACGTTGGGATTCGGGACGGACGAAAGGGTCCGGGTTCGGTCGCGGTGCGCCTCCACGGCCGACGACCACGCGGGTCCGACGTCGGCTCGCAATTGGTCGCACTGGGCGTCGAGCGTCCATGGCAACGGGACGTCGATGCCAGAGAACCGAACGGCCTCCATGACTGTCTCGACATCGGCGGCGCTGGCACTCGGCGGATCAGCGCAGACGCGCGCGGCATCCAAGAGATACGCGCTCAGTCCTAGCGAGGGACGCTTGGCCGCGGGGGCGCTGCGTGTGCGAGGTGGCGTGCGCTTCATCTACGTATTTTTCTTTATTAAGAGTACGGATCTGAACCGTCAGGCCGCGACCGTCGAGACGCCGGCAAGTCGTTGCTACCCTGGCGATGACGACTTTGGAGCGAGCATAGCGCTCGCGGGTGTCGATGAATCACATTCGCCTAACCGGCTACTCTGTTTATGAGTAATAGTCGATTTATTGCGATTTTAGTTGAAAACAAAGTAACCGGTTAGTCGAATATGGCCGGTTAACACCTGCAAGCGCTGAGCATGCACAACAACGTACGGAGGTGTCGACATTTACCTCGCGCACCGTCGACATGGGACATGTCCCACGTCGGTAACTCCCTCCGTCTACACGCTCTGAGTGGTGAAACTGAACGGTTGCCTGATTTTCTAGGTCGACAGCAACCACAGCGCATAAACTCCTCCGATAACGATTCCAGCGCGGTCCTATAAGATTTGATAACTAGCCGCCAGTTTTTCTAACTGAACGCGGGAGCCATTACACAACACCACCCAGCAAAAACACCAGTCCCGCACCCCGAACCACGTCCCCTTGATCACTCAAACCGTGGACGACATCTTAAACAGAATGAGCATCATCCGGAAATACGTACCGCGGTGGTTTTACGAAGACAGCGACTCTTGGATAGCGCGCAGGCAGCAGGACATTGAAAGTGAGGCGAAGAGACAAGCGCTACTAGAGGCCAACGGCGCCCATGTGCCCCAAGACCACAAGAACCAACTGCAGGCGGCCCGCGAAGAACTCGCCGTAATCGTTAGGGCAATCGGTAAAGAAAAGATGGATTGATCGCTATGTTGCTGCTTCGTGTCTTAATCGATTAAACCCAAATGCTACATAATTTCGTATCTGGGCGTCCGCTAACCCATCGATACTTGTCGCGAGGTCATTCGATGGTGGCTGCAAGCATGTGGGCGTATGTGTACGTTCTGCAGGTCTGCTGGAAGGGCCCCGTTCTGTTCGGGGAATTGTTCGCGAAACAACAGATGATGAGCGGAATCTTCTTGACACGCGATACAAACAGACAATCCAAATTCTACACCAATATTATGAATTCTGCTGGCTGAAAAATGGTGGATAACGTTCTCGGTGACTTGGTGTGATTCCGTGGCTGATTTTTCTTAATTATTGTTTTGGCGATTCTTATTGTGCACAAAATGTGCTCCCTTTGCCCGACCCGGCCGTGCATGGTCGCGGGTTCGATTCCCACCGCCACCGACTAAAGTCGCAGTTAATCGACTATTAGTCGAAAACAAAGTAGCCAGTTAGTCAAATATGATCGGTTAACACCCGCGAGCACTGTCTTTGCCCTCTTCTTTCCTGGTGTCCTTTTTTTAAAAAATTTTTGTGTGTCATTGGGCCGTACAAGGGGGAAACAGGGAAAAAGGGGGTAGGAAAAAAAAGAACAACAGGTCTCCATACCCATTGGGCGTTGGCGGCCAGCCCGCGCGCGCGCAACCGGCAGGAGCCAGCGCGGAACGGCCGAGCGGTCGCCTCGCGCGCCGCCAAATCGCCGCCGGACCGTCGAGAAGCACTCGTCCTCTGCTCGACAGACGCTATCCATTTTTTTATTCCTATCGGCCGACTGACACATCCTCCAAAAAAAAAGAAGAGCAAACCATGAGCGACAGCGCCGATACCGCACCGACACACGGCGTCTTGCGCGGCAACGCCGTCTACGACCACTATGACGGCACGACGGTGATCGAGCGCTTTGACTTTTGCTACGAGACCGATGGCCTGACGGTGCCCATCAGCATCAGCCTCGACACAACGACGGCGGCCCAGTGGCGCGCCTTTGCAGACAATGTGCGCCGCGGCGTGACCTGCTCCATCTTGGCGTGCGACTGCCGCGGCAGCGTGGGCATCGACCACCAGGACGGCAAGGTTGAATTCTACGCCCAAAAGGGCGGCGGCGACGGCGACGGTTCCATCTCGGCCATCTTTGCGGCGGCCAGGTGCGTCGACGCCATCGAGGCGTGCACCGCGGCCTACGAGTCGCACACGATCGAGGCGCGCGCTCGCGTCCCCGACGATTTCGTCTCGATCGGGTAGAGGTCCCGTCGCGATCGGCCGCCTTCGAGGCACACACCCCGACCCCAATCATTGCAACACGCAAAAAAAGATAAAATGTTCTCTCTTTTTTTTAACACGCCCCGAGGGTGTTTTGTGGGGGTCGCTTTTTTTCTCCTTCTTTTTTTAGAAAAAAAAAGATTTTTTCTTTGGGTCGGACGCGCCCGCGCAGCGCGACGCCTGGCGAAACCTCTATCGCGACCGGCGGTCCCCGCCGCAAGAGTGTTCTACAAAAGAACGCCCTTGGGGGACCACCTGCAGGGCAAAGACCGTGAGGGCGACCCTCGGTGCATGCGCGCCAGAGACGCGCTTCCGACCGAGCACAAAAAAAGCGCCAGGAGAAAAAAAAGGTGACTACGGCGACGCCAAAAAGAAACCACCAACATCAACCGCGTCAGCAACACCACCATGTCCGATACCAACAACAAGACGGCGGGCGTGCTCGATGGCGAGATGATCACCGACGAGGACGCGAGCGGGCCCTATATCGTGTGTTTTGCATTCCACTATACCTCGGTGGACGGCGTCAATATCGAGTTTAGCATCGACCCCACGCCGGCCAAGGCCATCGAGTGGCTGGCGCTCGTCGACGCCATCAAGACCAACCAAAAGTACGGCTTCCGCATGTCCTCGGAAGGGGACGTGTCGGTAGGGCACGCCGACGGCCAGGTCAAGTTTTTCGTGAACGGCAACACGTGCGACGGTAACCCGAAAGTGACCCTGCCGACGCCCAAGTGCGTGGCCGCTCTCGAAAAGTGCGCCCTGGCCTATGCCGCCCACGATGCCGCGCTTACCGCAACTTGTCACTAAAAGGCAAAAAATCTTTCGGAAAAAAAAGAATGGCCATGCGCCCAATCTATTGCGTCCGTTCATGCGTGCCCCCTGTGTGTTGATTTCGCAAAAGAAAAAAGAAAAATATATATCCTATTTTCACGATCACTCATTGTCTTTTTTTTAAAGCGAAAAAATCCAGAGACGAAAAAGAAGATGGATATGGACGGGGCGCAGCCCGGTTCGGTTCCTGTTGGGGGCTGGACCGCCCCCTCCCCCCGCGGTGTCCTTGCTTCCCTCCTTTATTATCCACCTATCGCGCGATGCCCAGAGGACAAAAAGGCACCGCGCCAGACGGCCAAGATGCATTTTTGGGCCAATGCCCGCGGCGCGATTGGACCATCATGGACTTTTCTTTCGTGGGTCACGCGCGCACCCCACCTTAACTGAGAATGGCGCCTTGCACCGAGGAATGCGGAAAAAACAAGGCATTTACAGAGCAAAAAAAAAAGAAAAGAAAGAGTCGAGAGGCGCGCCTGGCCCGCCTTTCGGTTTTTCATCGCAACACATCGCACCACGCCACACGGAAAAAAGCGCAAGGCGCGGCACGGCAACTGGGGGAAAAAAGAGGATAAAAAAGACGAAACAACGTCGATCCGCCTCTGCGACAGAAAACCAAAGAGCAGCGCCAGGCGGTTTCGAGAGTAAAAAAAAAGAAAAAAGAGGGAGAGGCGACGGCGGCCGCGCGCGTGGGGCGGCAAAAAAACGGGCAAGCCAAGGGCGAGAGCAGGTTCGAGGACAAAAGAGAAAAAGGGCCTTCTTTTTTCCTTTCTTTTTTTTTCTGTTTCTCCAAGACGATGGGCGCGCGGATGACGGCCGGACTGCCGGCCTATGACGCCTCAACGGATGGCGTGCCCGCCGACCCGACTCATGGCCTTTTCCCAGGCGCTGCAAACGACGATGACGCGCCCCGACGGCCCGGCGCCGATGCCGCCGACACGCTCCGCAGCCTGTACCGACGACCGCAGGTGCACTTTTGCTGCACGACGGCGGCCATGCGCCGGATCGAGGCGCTCGCGCTACGCCTCCCAATCGATCACGTGTGCGCACCCACACGCGTCTCTGCCGAGGCCGAGACCGGCTCCTGGTGGGTGGCCATGTCACCGCGCAGTTATGACCTCTTGCTGGCGTCTCGGGTCCTCGTCGAGGTCGACCGACGCCGCTTGGCGGCGCCCTCGCAATCGCCCTGGCTCGACCGCACCCCTCGCTCACCGCCGTTGCCTGCCGCCGCGTGCGCAGATGTGCTGCCAAGAGTCGACGACGACAGGTGTGCAACGCCCAACCCGGCCGCGCCGACGACAGTGGCGGCACCGGCCAAGGCGACGGCGACAACGACGACGATGCAAAAGGCGGCCGGACCCAAGTCGACCAGGCGGAGGCGGCGACGGCGCGGTGGCGCCAAGTTGCCCGTCGCAGAGCGCTCTGCCGTCGCGCCGCTTTCTGTATAAAGAAGAAAAACACAAAAAAAGGCGTGGTCGCCCCTCTATGTGAGCGGCCTCTAGAAGCGCCTCGGTGCGCGCCGTCGCCTTTGGGAGACTATAGGCCTTTCTTTTTTTCTTCAACTTTTTCTTTTCACTCGCCATCTAAAAGAAAAAGGGCCAAGGAGGGACGCGCCTCTTTGTGCGATCCCCGTCTTTTTTCATTTTCATTTTCCCATGTCGGTCGTTGGCACCGACTTTGCCGCCCAAAAAAAAAAGAGGACAGAGGTGCCGTCTGTCGAAAAAGGCCCGACCAGTCCATCCGCGTAATGGGGCGGCCAGCCGCGATGCGGTCCAGAGAGGAGGCAAAGAAAAGGATGGCGGCACCAGGACCTTTTCGCGGCGAGACAAAGAGTTGCCGTTGGCCGCCCCCCTCTTTACGGTTGCCCCGGTTTTTTATTTGTTTGTCAAATCCAAAAAAAAGAGCGACTCGGCGTCATTGGTCGTCGTCGGCCCAAAATCACACGGCAAGTTACCTCTTTGTTTTTTTGTCGATCTTGCTCCTCTGTCTCTCTTCCAATACCGTCAAGAGGCCAACCGAGGTGAGAAATCCAACAACAACAAAAAAGACACACCGAGACCGGCAGACGATGGCGATGGGGCGCCAAACACAAGCGCGAACCGTCTTTGGCGGCAGCCTCCCGCCCGAACTGTGGACCCTCATTCTCATCGGCGACGGCAGTGGCGTTGACGACATTGACAAACCAAATGGCGTGGAACCCAAATGGCGGTTCGCCGCACGTGCCGTGTGCCGCATGTGGCGAGCGATCATCGACCGGGGCGCGCCCTCCTTTTACGGCTACCGGCAGTGCGCACCCCTCTGGAAGCACGAACGGCAAGTCCTCTGGGGCCGCGGTCGGCTAGTCTGCGCGTCGGCGTTTGTCGAGTGGGCCAAGGCACGCCGCGATGGGATCGTGTGGGACGACGCCGCCGTGGAGGGCCTCATCGCGTGGATCAACGGAGCGTCGCCCGTGCCCGACGCGATGATTGTTTTGGCCGCGTCGGGCGTGCCGGCTTTGGTCGAGCGTGCGCTCTTATCCATCCGGGGAGAGCGCGCCGCGCCGCATGGCGCGCAAACCCTCGGCGAGGATGTAGATATCACAGCGCCTGTATGGCGCTACGCGCCCTGGCCGTACATAGCCCCTCACGAGGCCGCCGCGCACCGCCCATTTGCCATGGCGGCGGCCATTGTACGCAGCGGCTGTCGCCGCGCCGTGGCGCGCATCGCCGAGACCATGCCGCGCGCACTTATGAGCCAACTGGCGATCCAGGCCGCGGCTGCCAACGACGATCCCGTGGCCGTGCAGACGGTCTTGGCTGTTGGAGGAGCGTCGCACGGCGAGGCCCTCGTGGCCATGGAGTGGGCCTCGGGACCGCAGGTTGTGACATGGTGTCTCAATGCCGCCAGAGAGCCCCGCGATCGTGCGTGGGCCGTCAATCTTGCCGCGTGGCTAGCCTCGGCAGAAAACCAGCGGGACCTGGTGACCCGATGCATCGGGCGCACGGACCACCCGCACGACGCGACGGCAGCCATACTGGGCGTCTACAACGCATATGGGATTACCGATGCGATCGCAACAGACGATGCCTGCCGCCTGATTTGCCGACAGCGTTCAATCGGCGGCGCCAAGTGGGTTCTGGCCCGTGCCGAGCGCCAAGGCGGCGCGCAAGAACAATCGCGCGTGCTCAAGCGCCTCGCCGAGGGCGCCTGTGGCCTCTACACCGACGGCAGTGGCCCCGGCGTGAGACAGTGCTCGGACGTCCTCTTGTCGTGGCTGTGCGACGGACCACCGCAGTACCATCCATTGATCGAGGGCGTCGCACACAGTCGGTTGGACTCTATCCTCGCCGCGGCGGGCACGGCTGCCGGTCTCGTCGATCCCGCATGCTTTGCCTGGCTGTGCGAGCGCTGGCCCGAGGAGGCGGGTCGCATGCACCCGACATGGGCGGCGTATGCGATGCGCGCGGCCTGCGACTGGGCCAAAGACGACCACGACATTGGCACCGTCGAGCGCATGGTGGCGCTCCTCGACACCATGGCCGCCTACGCCGCAGAGCCCGCCGCGCTGGTGCAAGTCGTCGATGTGTGGTTGTTTTTCTTTGAGAGACTAGAGCACGCCTACACGAGCCTCGGCATCGACGCCTATGTCGCCGCGGCCACCTTGATCCAACATGCGTGGTGGCGCTGCCAGGACGACATGGACGCACACACGGCGGAACGTCTTGCCGAGGAGCGCGCGAAGGCGCTCTGCACGATCGACCCCGAGGCTCGCAGGCCGTGGGGATGTGTGTGGGCCGATGCCTCCACGTGGCGACGTTGGTGTCGCGTGCGTCCGATGCACGTCACCTGGCCCGTCGACCTGTATCCCACGTCCGAGCCGCCGTTGTTGGCGTGGCTCGCCGAGCGCGACCTTTTGCTCCAGGAATAATAGGAAAAGAATTCGGGTCGCAGTGGCCTGCGCTTGGGCCGGCTGAAAATGCACCACACCGAGACCCAGCGTTGAGGAGGCGGGGAAAGGGGCAATCAAACTGGCCAATGCCGTGTGTCTGTGCATTGCGTAACACATGCCCGTGCCCCGTCCCCCAAGCGATCGATTGCATAGGCGCAGTCATCGTGTTCTCTTGTTGTTGTTATCAAAAAAGGGACGGGGCAAAAAAGAGGAGACCACCGGCACAAACCAAAAACACAGAGGCGCCAAATGCGACAGGGATCACGAGCGATGACCTTTGCCAAATGGGTCGGCGGTGCACGCCATGCAGGGTTGCGTTGGCGCGCAGCGATCGCCGTGTGTCATCGTCGCATCGCCCGTGTTGTTGCCGTCGACATAGTGGCCTCTGGCGCACGAACCGTCGGGATAGAGGTGTGTGGCATGTCCGTGCACCTTGCCGTTCCGATATATAACCTCGCTTCGCCTGCCGTCAGGCCGCGCGTAGACACCGCGGCCGTGCCTGGCACCGTCGACATAGGTGCCCTCGTATCGGCTGCCGTCGGGCCACGTGTGGACCCCATGGCCGTGCCTTTTGTTGTCCACATATCTACCCACATAGCGCTCCCCGTCGGGCCACGCGTAGACCCCATGGCCGTGGCTTTTGTCTTTCACAAAGTCGCCCTCGTACCGATCGCCATTGGGCCTTGTGTAGGTGCCCCGGCCGTGTGCCTTGTTGGCCACATAATCGCCCTGATGCCAACCACCACCGGGCCACACACGTCTGCCGTAGCCGTCGTATTCACCATAGTAAAAGCCGCCCTCGTAGTAGTTGGTGGTCGCGGCGCCCGATGCAGCAGACGCAGCGACAAGAAGGCCGTATCCGTGCGGCACCCCGTCGGCGAGGTCACCCCAGTAGAGCGCGGGCGTGTCGCTCTTGGCCATCGTGGTCGAAATTTCGCCGACGGACGTGCCGGCGACGCGGCCATCGCACGCGCGAGCGCGGTAGAGCCACTGCCAGTCTTTGTCGCGACGGGCAAAGTCGGCGTGGAGCGGCGCTCCAAAGCGCGTCTCGTACAGACGCCTCCACAATAGAGGGTCGTTGGCAAGGTCGTGGTGGCGTCGCGAGGTGCGCGACCAGTTTACAATGCTACCGACGTCGCCAGTGGCAGCAAGGATGTCGACCACAAGTTCGTCGGGCAAGAGGTCAAAGAGAGACTCGGTGAGGTCGATCGGCGCGCGGCCCCTCTGCCTCGTCTTGCGCCTGCGACTCGCGCGAGTGCCGTCTTGCGCGTCGTCGGTCCGGTCATCGTCGGCCAAATGTTCATGAGGCCTTTTCATTATTCTTTTTTGTTTTCCTGTCCTCGGCACGAACCTGCACCGGGCGCACGGGAGAACAGGCCGATCACGTAACAAGGACACCCACGTCCTTCTTTTTTTTTCGGTCGGGTCGGGTTTGCAGGGATACTTTTTGCGGCCCCTTTTTGTTACTGCCGCCGCTATTGTTGGGTGCGACAGGGTCCAATCGCGAGACAGAAAAGTGCCACGGCACTGTTGCGCCCAACGGCCTGTTTTTCGCCCATTTCCATACTGCCAATAAACATTCATAAAAATACGATTCAAGAATAGGGATTGGTAGAAAAAATCGGGGCAAAGGGTCGTCGGCACAGCGTCGGCCACGGCAGGTGGCGTCTCTGCGGTAGCCCAAACAATGTCCGCCAGTTTGTTGTGCGAAAAAAAGAAGACAAAGACAACCACGCCGCCGATGAGCAAAGCCCGCAAGCGCAGCCGCACGACCGCAGCCGAGACCGACGGCGCACCGCCCAACGAGAATGTGACGGCGGCGGCGGCGGCGGCAGCGTGGAGCGTCGTCGAGGGCGACTGCCGCGAAAGGCTCGCAGACTATGCCGACGGGTCCTTTGACTGCTGCGTGACGAGCCCGCCCTACTGGGGCCTGCGCGACTATGGCGTCGTCGGACAGATTGGCGCCGAGGACTCGCTTGACGCCTATGTGGAGGGCCTCACCGTGGCCTTTCGCGAGGTGCGGCGCGTGCTGAGCGACGCCGGCACGCTGTGGCTCAATCTGGGCGACGCCTTTACGAGCGGCGGCCGCGCCACGCGCGCGCCCGACAAGAAGAATGCCGGCCGCGAGATGACCTACCGGCCGCCGACGCCGCCGGGCCTCAAGGCCAAGGACTTGATCGGACTGCCGTGGCGCGTGGCCTTTGCCCTGCAGGCCGACGGCTGGTACCTGCGCTCGGACATTATATGGCACAAGCCCAACTGCCAGCCCGAGTCGGTGCGCGACCGTCCGACGCGCGCCCACGAGTATGTCTTTCTCTTCGCCAAATCAAAGACCTACCACTATGACCACCAGGCCGTGCGCGAGCCCGCCGCGGGCGGGACCGGCATGCGCTCGCGTCGAACGGTGTGGGCCATCAACACCCAGCCCTACCCCGGCGCGCACTTTGCCACCTTTCCGCTGGACCTCGTTGACGTGTGCCTGGCGGCGGGCGCGCCGCCGTCGGCCAGCGTCATCGATCCGTTTTGCGGCTCGGGCACGGTCGGCGTTGCGTGCCGTCGCCTTGGGCACGCCTTTGTCGGCATCGATCTCAACCCGGAATACGTGGCCCTGGCGCGTGAGAGGATCGCCTCTGCCGTCGTCGATAATACGGCAGCGCCATCATCATCGTCGTCGGGAATCGGATCGTCGTCGTCGTCCTCGTCATCATCAGGAACCGGATCATCACCGGGCGACGGATCGCCAGACGTCTGCGCGTGATGCGACTGTTTTCCATCTTTCGGGTCGCCCGAGACACGAGGATCGCATGCGCCAGAAAAAAAAAGAATACAAAAAAGACAACAACGCAAGTTTAAAAAACAAAAAGAACTAGGAAAAGGAAAAGGAGATCTCTTTATGCGCGCGCACGCAAAGCCGCGCGGGTCAGGCCACGTTGTCATCGTCGCCGCCGGCGGTCTGATGCGACGGTCCGGTCGACGCTGTTCGCCGTCGGTGCGCAGAGACTGCATCGCGTGCGAGGGTCTCGAAATTGCGCGCGCTCAGGCAAGTGATGACGGGACACAACTGGCGCGCCTCGGGCGTCGCCAAATAGGCGTCGAGCGCGCGCAAGACCGCCGATAGATCGTCCTCTTGGCCGTCGTTGCCGTCGCCGCGCTCCACGAGGCGGCGTGCGCGCAGGACCTCGTCGATGGTCTCCAGGAGGCCTTGCCGAAAGGCAGCGGCGGTCGAGGGCGGTCGGGGGCTCTTGGCGCCCGCGGCGACATCGCGCCAGCCGGCGCGCATGCACAGTAGCACCGTAGACGATGCGCGGATCATCCGAGATAATGGCGGCGACGGGGGTCAGAGTGTGGCCTCTCTCTTTTTTTGTGCGCGCGCACCCACCACGGCGATTCTCTCTTCGTGTGCCTCTCTTTGTCTCTTCTTTTTTCTTTTTTTTTCTGTTTTCGAAAAAAACAAATCGAAAAGAGAAAAATTCATCTTGTGGTCGAACAGCGGGGATTGGTTCTACGATTTGCCTTTTTTTTGTTCGGTCGTCTTTATGCGCGCGGGTCCGTTCCTTTGCCGTGCGGAGGCGTCCAAGAGCAAAGCAAGGTAGGCAAAAAGTGCTGAACCCGCCAAAAGGGACATCATACCATCTGCCAGAAGACGAGAGCCAACAGAAAAAAAGGGATCACGCCTGTTGCGAAGAAAAATGCAAAAGGACAAAATATCGACTTGGCAACTAGAGAAAGAGTCGCGGCGGGAGCGACGGCCGCCCATCCGACGATGGTTTTTTGGTGTGCCTTTTTTTGTGTGGGGCGCACGAGGCGAGACAGAGAATCGACCCACGACACGAAAAGGGGGCGCCATGTGTGCCCTTTGCACGGCAACCCGCAAAGTTTCCCTCAAAAATGCGCTCTCTGAAAAAAAAGAAGAAAAAAGAAAAGGATGAAAATGATCCTCCGCCAGACTTTTATACACCATCGTGCGCACTCTTTTCTCTTTGTGGCCTGGTTGCCCCCGGCGTCTTTGCCGTGTAAAAGAGGTGCGCACAGCAAAAGGATTGGATGGGGGGCGACTAGATAAAGCGCGATCCAGCGGGACCTCGCGCGAGGGGCGCCGCGCCGAGTTGGGCCAGCGTCCTCTGGCGGCGCTCGCGCTCGTAGGCGTCGGCCGCGTGCGCCTCGGCGGCGCCAAGGGAGCAGCGCACGTGCGGCGATCCGTTGGGCGTGCACGGCGCGCATTCGCTGCAATTTTCGGGAAAGTGCTGGCCCGACGCCGGGCCGCCGTTGATGACGATCTCACAGTTGGCCAGTTGATCGCACCGGCTGCCGGTCCACCGGTAGGTGGCGCCGTTCTCCTCGCCGCCACTGTTGTGGCACGAAAAGCAGGCGCACCCCGTGGTGTCGCCCGTCCACCGGCCGTTGCCCGAGCACGACTGGTCGGTGGTACACGTGCCGCCGCCCCAGCCCGACTTGCACGGGCACACGCCGCCGCCCAGCGGCGACGGCACGGCGTCGCCGGCCGTCGACGGGTTGATGAGCACGGGATGGTCGCCCCAGCCATAGTCGGCAAAGGCCTTGACCTTGGACGCCGACACAAGGGCCGCCGGGTCGAGGTTGGCGGCCGTGCACACGGTCTGGTCGGCCAGCGGCGAGCATCCGTGGCCGGGATTGTAGAGGGAGCCGTTGACGCACGAGCACGCCCACACGGCGTCGCCCGTGGCGGGGTCGCGCGTGGCCACCCAGTTGCCAAAGCCGCGCACGCAGCCCGAGGCGTGGGGGCCGGTGCCCGGCCCGTAGGGCGGCTCGGCGATGCAGGCGCTCTTGGCCGTGTCGCACACAAAGCCCGAGCCGCACGGGTGGTCGGCGCTGCAGTAGCCCTTGACGTAGACGCACGTGTTGGTCTTGGCGTCGCACGTTTGGCCGGCGCCGCACGTGACCCCGCCGCAGCACGAGGCCTTGGGCGTGCAGGCGCCCGCCACGCACGTCATACACGTGCCGCACTGGGCGTCGGTGGTGCACGCGAGCGTGTTGGCCTTGCACTGCCTGTCGATGCACACGGTGCCGCTGCCGCACGGCGGCGTGCAGTCGTCGGGGTTGGTCGGGTCGTTGCCCCCGCCCCCGTTGGTGCCGCGGCGCCCCCACAGCCACACGGCGACGCCGACAACGGCCAGCACGGCCACGAGGACGACCGCGGCGATGACGCCCGCGCGCCGGGACGACCGGAGGCGCCGGTCCTGTTCCAGTTGCTCTTGCACGAGCGCGCCGAGCGGCGTCGCCACGGGCACGGCGGCAGTGGTCATTTTCTTCTTTCCCTTTGTTTTTCCTTTTAGGCCTGGATCGCGCGTCGCTCTCGGGTCGACCGTAACAGCGGATGCGCACAAAAAAAAAGAGGGGAAAAGATGGCGGCGACTTTTTGCCGAGGGGAAAACAAACCCAAGAAAAAAAACACAAAGAGCCTGCACACACGAAAAAAAAATCAAGGAGGGACGGGGAGGACGGCGCGTCGATTGAGTCCTTGGCGCGCGGTATGTGCGCAAATGCGGTCGGGAGTTTGTGGGGTTTCTCCTTTTTCTTTTCTTCTGCATGCCGCCGGATGGCGCCGCGCGGGCAATCGATGCAAAGCCTCGACGCGCGCCCAGCCGGGCGCCGACATGGGTTCGGTGGCCGCGGCCCGGGTGGAGCCGCCCGACGGTACTATTTTTTTTCATCTGGTCTATTTTTATACGTTTTCAAATCGACAAAAAAATCAAAGGACCAACGTCGCATTGCGGTGGCGATGACGACCACAACAGACATTGCGACAGCGGTAAAAAAAAAGAAGACAAAAGAGGAAAAAAAAGAGAGCGGGAGGGGGTCACAAGATGCCGCCACGGGCACGGATCACCTTGCAGACCTTGCGCAATGTCAGCGGCTTGGCGGCGCCCTCGACCACGCGCTCGCAGTCCCAAAAGCCGCAGTGCAAGACGGCAGCGTCGGCAAAGGCGCAACGCTCAAAGGTGCACCCTATGAAAGCGCATCGGTCGAGCACGGCCCCGACAAAGGAGGCCTCGCAAAAGCGGTGGCCAAAGAAAAAGACGCCGACGAGTCGCGCTCCGACAAAGGAGCACCTGTCGAGCGCCACGCGCAGGACCCCGTGCGAGTCGAGGTGCGCATCCGGTCGGACGGCCGCGTCGGTTGCGGGGCTTGTGCGCGCGCCGCCAAGAAGATGGCGCTCGTGCTCGCCCAGCGTCGGATCGTCAAAAGGCGCAGAGGGCCGATCCCCGTGCCATTCGCCGCGCAGGTTCCACGCCGGGTCGTGCAACTCGACGTGGCGTAGTGCGATGAGGTCAAAGCCGCGCACGGCTCCGTCATCATCGTCATTATCACCGTCGTCGTCTTCATCTTTGCCGTCGCCATGTCTAGTGGGGTCGTCGGCGGCATTGCCGCGCGATTGCCAAGCAGAGATGGCATGGGCCGCGATCGTCGCAATGCCGCGCGGCGGCAAGGCCAGAATCGCGCGCGCGGTGCGGAGCAGTTGCAGACGCACGAGATCGCTGGCGGCTCTGTCGGCCACGCGCCGGGTTTTCGGCGTGCGAGAGATGGCCGTCGAGGAAATGGCGTGGGCCGCGACCGTCTGCAAGAGGTCCGAGGGGATCGGCGCCATCCATGGCTTCCACATGATTCGCAGCGCGTTGCCCACCACCGTCTCGCCCGTCTCGGGATCGCACGGCCAGTTGCGGGTGGCTTCCGCCCATCGCACCAGAGCGCGGCTTTCGTAGAGACGCCCAGTGGTGAAAAAGGCGCAGCGTCTGGCCTCGACGCGGCGCCCCGTGAGAAAGCACCGCACCCAGTGCTGGCCGCCGTCGCCTCTCTGGTCGACGACAACGCCAAAAGGCTCGTCGTCGCACGGACGATACTCTTGAAGAGAGTCGGCGTGGTCCGCCTCCTTTAGGGGGCCAACTTTGGCGAGCGCTCTGGTGACGGTCTCGGGGTTGGCGCGGTCCAGTGCGACCAGGCAGTCGAGCGATGGCTCCGTAGCGTCGGCCAGATCCAAGAGCGCGCGAATGCGCGGGCCGTCGCCGAGGACGCGCAACCCGGCGATGCGCCGATCGGCGTGACCGTGGGATACGGCGAGGAAAAAGGGTTCTGATCCCATCCACACGAGGACATGGCCGGCGTGGCATGCGCGCGCGATGGCGGCCCGTGGCGGCCAGCCTGCCGCCATGACAAACAAGCCGTCGCCCGGATCCAGCGCCGCGCGCTCTGGCCCGTCACGCAGACGCCCGATACCGTGATGCACAGAGAGGGTCACGCGCGTGGCGTCGCCATTGTCCTCGGCGTCGTCACTCACAATGTCGTAGGCGGTCCGTGTCACGAGCGCTCGGTTGTCGGCGGGCCGTTGGGCGCCCCAGTGCGCATCACGGTCGCCGTCACAGGGCACGCGGCACCAGTATTCGTGGATCGCCCCGTCGGGTAGGCGTAGCGCGCCGCGCGCGCCCGGTGCCCCGTCATCGCACTGGCCCGAGTAGACGCATCCAGGCACGGCCACGTCGTTGGACACGCATCGGCCGGTGAGCGCGCGTCCGCCCAGGACACGCATCTTGCCGACGGTATCGTCGCCCCGTGCGGCGGCTTCCCCCGGACCCGTCACGGTGCCGCGGTGAACGCGCGTCGCCGCGAGACCAGATGCATAGGCAGACGCACCGATCCATTGGATCGTGAGCACGCCGGTAAATTGACCGGCGACGCATTGGCCCTGGACCGTGCACAGGGTGTCGGCGTCGTCGCCCTTGGTCACGATGGCGCCGTAACCGTCGAGGGAAAGCGTGGCGGCGCCCTGGCCGTCGCCGGGCACGACGCTAAATTCGCCCGACTGACGGTTGACACCGTCGGCAGCGACGAGGCGGCCGGTGAGCCTGCCCGTTGGGCCCTCGCGCAGGCGGCCAGGCGCAGCGCGCATGAGGCCATAGAGCCAGCGTATGTCCTTGCCGTGGCCGTCGTGGTCGGCGTGCTCGGCGGGCGGACCCCCGTGGGCAATGTCGCGGCGGTAGGCCGCTTCCCACAGGCGGCTGTCGCGGGCGACAGCCTCGATGGCGCGGCACGTGCACGCGACCGCTGCCAGCACCCAACCGGGCAGCCACGACATGATCTCAAACAGCACATCGACGGGGAGGCCGTCGAGAGTCGGCTGGAGGACCTCGCCGTCACCGCCGCCACGGACTGGTGCTGCATGAGTGACTGCCGATGCGCTCGCCGGCGGGGCGGCCGCCGTTTTTCGCCTCTTGGCTGGCGGACCCTGCGTCGTGGTCGTCGCGTCGCCTCGGTCCGTGTCCTCTCTGTCTGTGTCTCTCTTTTGGACCCTCTTCATTGGCGACAACGACAGAAAAAACCTTGACGGGCTGTTGGGTATGTGTCTCTCTTTTTGTTGTTGTTGTCGTTGTTGTGACAACAACATTTTTGGATTCTTTTTATTCTTTTCGGTCATGGGACCGCGGTGGCGTCCGGACCAATCGCCCGACACCTATTTTGTCCTATTGCGCCCAAACACGCCAACATTATTGCCGAGGACCGCATACGGACCCGCCGGCTCGCCTCTGAGGACCAAGTCGAAAGTGGCCGTGCCACAATGACGACAATGACCAGGGCGATATGTGGTTGGGCCTGCGCCTCTACCAAAAAAATGGCCCACCGCCAGGGCACGTCGGAGAGAAAAAGAGGGGGGGGGAAAGAAAAAAGTGCGAGAATATGCAAAAAAAGGAGGATTGTCGAGGCAAAAAACCTACAAGGCCATACAAGGGGAAAAAAGAAAGAAAGCCGCACGGCCAACGATCCACATGGGGGCGGGTCAATTTAAGACACGACGGCGTGAAAGGCGGTCCGAAGGGAGCGCGCGTCGACGGGCCGGCCTTGCGCATCGCGGCACGCGTGAAAGCCGCAGTCGACCAAAACGGCGCGGGCAAAGATGCAGTCGCCGTCAAAGGTGCAGCCGACAAAGGCGCACCGGTCCAGCGCGGCGGCGGCAAAGGAGGCCGCGCGAAAGGCGTGGCCAAAGAAAAACACGTTGCGCAGCCGGGCGCCCACAAAGGTCGAGGGACCGTCGAGGGCCACGCGGAGGATGTCGTGCGATTCCACAAACCGGGCGGGCGGGCCGTCGGGATCGCGCTCGTGCTCGCCCATCGTCGGGTCCTCGGGCGGCACGGCCGGCGGACCAAAAGTCCACTTTCCGCGCGGGTCCCACTGCGGATGGCGCAGTTCGAGATGGGCGAGCGAGATGTAGTCAAAGCCGGGCGTGAGTGTCGGCCCCTCGTCTGCACCGTCGCCATCTGTCGTGCCGTCATTCTCGCCGTTGTCCTTGTTGTCTTTGTTGTCTTTGTCGTGACTGCCATCGCGGTTGGCGCCTTGTCTCTGCCCCTTCCACTGGCGCATGGCCGCCGCCGTGAGCACGTCCAGGCCCGAGCGCATGGGCGTGCCCAGAGCGCCGACTACCGTGGCGCGCAAGAGGTCTGCGACAACCGCCTCGCGCAGGGCGTTGGAACCGCCGCCGAGGGCGACCGATGACGCCATGTGACGCACGGCCCAGGCCAAGACAGCGGGCGGCGCGCATTGCATCCACGGGCGCCACGCGATCGGCGCGGGGTTACCGGGCGCCACCGCGTCGCCCGTCTCGGGATCGCACGTCGCAAAGGCGAGCCAGTCGCGGAGCAGGTCGGCGCGGTAAAAGCGACCGCTCGCAAAGAGGGCGCACTCGCCGGCGGGCACCGACGTGCCGGCCAGAAAGCAGCGCACCCACGGGCACCTCCCCCGGCCCCGCATCGCCTTGGCGTGGTCTCCTCCTCCTCCTCCTTGTTCTCTGTCGACATCATCGACGACAACGTTGGTTTCATCGACGCCGCCAAAGACGACGATGCCAAAGGGCGGCCGGTCATCGCATGTGCCACCAGAGTCGTCGCACGGATCGGCCATGGGGCCGACGGCGTGAGGTGCCTGCGCGGTAGACGTGAGGCTCGCACGCCCCAGGAGCGGCACCAACGTGTCGGCCGTCATGTCTTTTATGCGCTTGCCAAACTCGCACACGCGCGCCTCGATCGACGTATCCGTACTCGCGCTGGCATCCGGCAAACCGTGGAGGACATCGTCGTCTTTGGCAGCGCGCTCTGCGCCGGCCCTTGCCATCCAGCGGCGGCCGGCGAGCCGGCGGTCGGCGTGCGTGCGTCCGACAGCCAAAAAGCAGAGGCCGCTGGCGTCTGCGACGATCACCCTGTCTGCGACGGTGTATCGCACAACGCCGCGCGCACTCTGGCACACGCACGACACATCGGTTTCGGGCGTCTGTCGGCGCGTCCAGTGGATGATTCGCGTGCCGTCTTTGTGGTGCGACGCGCAGCGCATCGTCGGTCCGTCGTTGCGCGGCGACACCTCGTTGTAGCGCCGGATCAATTCTATAGAGGGCTCACCCTGGGCAATGACACGCTCGCTCAGCGTGCCCGACGGCGTGCGCTCGACGCTGGTTATGGCGTCCCGCAAGCCGCCAGTCGCCGCAGAGCCGGCATCGGCCGACCCGTCCGCAAAGACACGGACAAATCGACCGCTGGCCACGCTTCTCGTGAATTCGGAAGTCTCGACGGTGCCCGAGTCGTGTTCAATGCGTACGAGGCCGTTTGCCAGCCCGTCGACAAACGGACCCCGGAAGGTCATGTGCACGCCGCGGTCGGCCGTCTTGTGCAGTGCGACCGCCCGACCGGGACCGACGAGCGACCCGCGCACAAAGCGGCCCTCGTGGATCTGGTTGGTTTTACTCTCAGCCCCGTAGCCGCTGAGCACAAACTTGGCGCTGTCGCCCGTGTCCGCGACGACGACGTCAAATTCGCCCGAGCGGGCCACGGCGCCGTTGGATACGACGAGCCGCGCAGTGAGGCGCCCGGTAGGTCCGAGGCGCACGCGCCCGACAGGCGCGGCCATCAGCCCATAGAGCCAGCGCGTGCTCTTGCCGTGGGCCTCGTGGTCGGCGTGCTCGATGGGTGGCCCCGCGGGGCAAATGTCTCGCCGGTAGGCCGCCTTCCACAGGCGCTCGCAGTCGGCCACGCGCGCCGCCGCGCGGCACGTGCACGCCACCGCCGCAAGATCGCGGCCCGACAAGAGCCCCAGCACGCGCTCGATCAACTCGTCGGGCATGTGCGCGACCGACGGCGCACAAGCACGCCTTTTCCCGCCGCCGCCTTGGCGATTGTTGGGCTGAGTGCCCGTGACCGATGGCGGCGACCGGTTGCAGCGGTGGCGTGCATCGTGCCGCCGTCGCGGGCGCTTGCGACAGGGCAGACGCCAAAGGACCCCATCAACCCTTTTGTCCTCCTCGGCCTCTGCGCCGTGGGCCGCCTTTCGCTTTGTCTTTGGCTCTGTCGCCGTGTCCCCCATGTCTTTCTCAGGCGGCGCGTTGGTCGTGCCTCTTTTGGTCCCTCTGCCTTTTGGTCTGTCTTTGTTTTTTAGAGATAGGGGGAAAGAAAAAAGATAGCCAGTGCAGCGCCACGGGTCTAATTTCTTTTGGACCGCGCAGCCTTTTGTGTGTGTGCGTGTGTGTGCCTGTTGTTGTCGGTCTGCTTCTGGCGATCGGTCGGGCCTCGCAGAGCGCGCATCGCACTGCCGGCGACTGGGCAAATAAAAAAGTCACCTGCTATTGGCTCGCCTTTTTTTGGGTTTTCTTTTTCTTTACGTCTATTCCCCTTTCTTTTTTTGTTTTTTTCCCTAAAATACATTTTCGGCGAGGCGAAAGCGCCCCCGTGCGGCAGAGGCTTGCCGTGTGTGTGCGCGCGTGCGCGGCGTGCCCAAGACATGCGCCCGGTGTGGGCTTGTGGTGCCCTTCACTCCAAGGGAGGCCGCCGACAACGCGACACGAGACCAAAAATACGGCAAGAAAGAGATAAAGAAACAACAAAGAAAGAGAGCGAGAGAGAGAGAACAGCAGCGCGCGGTCGCAACGACAACCGACAATAATGGACATGGGCCGAGACGAGGCCTTTGACATGCGAGTGGACGCGCTGACGGCGCAGATCTGCGACGCGCTCGATCGCGACCCCGCCGCGCGCCGCATACTGGTGCGCGCCGACAGCGACGACGACTATGACCTGTTCGAGGCCGTCGCCGTGCGGCTCTTTGACGAGTGCGGTGTGCTGGCGGTGCACGCCATGCGGACGGAGCCGTTGGTCTTTGAGGTGGGTCCGCGGGCGCGCGACGTGTGGGGCCCGGCCATTGCTCAGGTGCTCGACGCGCCCGAGGCGCGCGATCCCGCCGCCGGCGTCCTCCTCGACACCCACGACATCTACGAGCAGACGGCCCACACGTGGCGCAACCTCTTGCGGCTGCAGCCGCTCTCGATGACGCCCGACGAGGAGCGCCTCATGGTGCGTCTGGCCGAGGACATGGCGATCGAGCGCGGCCTCGCCCTGGCGCCCGTGGACCGCCATCGCTTCCGCGTGCGTGTGCCCCGTGCGTACACCGCCCACACCGACGACGCCGCCGACTGGGTCACCGATTACCTTGGTGACGACGACGCCGCGGCGATTGACGACGACAATGGAGGCGGGTATGCCACCGATGAGGACGGCGCGTCGTGGTCGTGGCAGTCCCTGCTCGCGTGAGCGGCTATAGGCCACGCCGCTCTTTGAGTTTGTTGTCCAATGGTAGTGCTCATATCTTTTATTTTTTTTTAATGTTCATTGGCGGGAAATGGGGCCGCCGGCACGGCGACGGCGTCAGATGGGAAAAAAGGACAAGCCGACAACCGCTGACGCGACGGCGTCGCCAGTGGGCACCCTTGTTTTTTGGCTGTATCCTTTTTTCTGGGTCTTTTTTTTTGGAGGGTGATGGAAAAGGAGGCGCAAGTCGGCTGGGCGCCTTTCTCGCGCCCTCTTTGTTTTTGTTTTGGTTCTCGCCCGTTTTTGCTTTTTTCTGTTGGCTTTTGCGTCAGGGTCGCCGAAAGGAAAACAAAAGAGAGAATGGCCAAGGAGAATCATCCAGAGCGGATGGAGGAAAAAAAAGAGGGACAACACACGCCACAAAAAAAGGGCGCCAAGAACAGGCGGAGGAAAAAAGGTCAGTCACCGCGGGCGGCCATGCGGTCGAGACGCGCGATGGCGTAGCGCACGGCCTGGAGGGCCGACTCGGTCTGTCGCCACACGGCCTCGTTGACGCGACACAGACGCTCCAGGCGCTTGGCCTCGGCGCGCAAGCCCACAGCGACGGCTGCGGCGGGCGACCTGCGCCAGTCCTCGGCGGTCGGTTCGTCGTCGTCATCAACATCATCATCGTCTGACGTGTAAACGTCCTCGCCGTCCTCCCCGTCATCTTTGCGGTTGTCGGTAGTCGCGGTGCCTCTGGAAGTGTCGCCCGTGGCACGGCCCGTCTCGGCACAATGCGCGCGTCGGCACGGGGCCTCTTCCTCTTCCAGGCGGTCGTCGTCGCTCCAGGAGCGTCTTTGTCTGCCCTGGGAATCTCGCCGTCCGACCGCGTCTATGTAGTCGTCGTCCACATTGTCGCTTTGCATGCCGTCATTGCCGTCGACGCTGTTGTTGTTGTCCCCCTGTCGCGTCGTGCTGTGGCTATCGCTGTGGCCACCATGATCATCATGACCGTCATATTCGGCGCCATCGACAAGACTGTCGCCGGCACTGGCGTTGTCGGCGCTGCCGTCGTCATCGTAATCGTCTGTGCGCTGCCGCTGCGCGGCGCCATCGCCACCGGCACAATCGGGGTCGCAATGTGGCAGTGTTGCCGGTGGTGATTTGCCATGCTCGTCCCCGATGCACCCCCGCCGGTCTTGCTGGCGGTCGTCCTCTTGCTGAGTGTCGTCTGGTGGTGGCGGCGGTGATCGGTCACACGGGCGCTTGGCTGCCGGTATCGCCGTCGACCGAGACAGCACGCGCTTGCGCGGCGGCGCTGTCTGGTGTGCGTCTGACAACAGGTCATCGCAAGTCGGCTCTACAGCCAAAGGGCTATCGTGACGCCGGCCAGGGTCCTTTGCCGGTCGGGGGGCAACGATCGCATCCGAAGTCGCCCTTATGGCGACGATCGTCCTCCGACTGTACCATCCTTTGGTGTTCATCTCGCGCGCGTGCCACGCTCCCTCCTTTGTCTCGCGCGCCCGGCTGTTTTTATCTAAAAAAAAGTTTTTTTTAATCTCTGCCATCCCAGTGCCCATCGCCTCGCGGGCATCTGATCGCGGCGAGCGAGGTCCTACGCCTTTTGCACACGCACATGGCATGGTCGTCCTTTTTTTCGTTTGTTTTCTTTTTGGTTTCGGACAGCGCCGTCCCCGCGCAGACACAGCAGCCGCCGGCGGGGCGGCAGAAAAAATATATTTAAAGAAAAAAAAAGAGGGTACCACAGATCGACGGCGCACATCGACGGACATCCCGGCTGCGCCGTCGGTTTGTGGTGCCCTCTTTTTTTTCCACAACAGCCCATTGCGGTTGCTCGGTCGTTTTTTATCCAATAAAAAATGGCCCGTCTTTCTTTTTTTTTGGCGGCGCATCGCCCGCAGCGAGGCCCGACGAGGGCGACGACGGGACGAAGAAAAAAAAAGAGTCGAGCCCAATCTCTGTAGAAGAAAAAAGAGGAAAATACAAAAAAACGAAAAAAAGGAAAAGCGGACCAAAGGGCGTGGAATGCGGGCAGAGAGAGGCGCGAGATTGCCAGGCTGCGCGGGCGCGGGAAATCCGGGGGCCGGGGCGCAGCGGGAGGAGGCGGGCAGGGAAAAAAAAGGCACGCGGGCAATGGGAAACCGCAGCGGCTCTCCACGAGGACACGCACGCACGGGAGCCACGCGCCGCGCCGAGAAAAGACACAGACCAACAAGAGATGGGCGGCGGCGATTTCCACCCCGAGTTTGACGATCGGCCCGAGACCCTTGCGGTCATGCTCGTCGCGGCCGTCAAGGTCGACACCAAGCCGCTGTTTGCCCCGCTCTACGACAGCGTCTACGCGGCCGTGCGGCGCGCCGCCGACCGTCGCGCCTATGCCGACGCGCTGCGCGTCGCCGTGGCGCGCGCCCTTGCAGACGGCGATGGCGATGGCAATAATGACAGCGGCAACGATGCCCGCGGCACCGACGACGCCGCGCAGAGCCGTTGCGTGCGCATGCTGGCCGAGATCCTGTCGCCGGCACGATACGCGCTCGATCTCGGGCCCGAGGCCTTTGTCACGCTCCTGGCCGTCCGTCCGTCGTGATCGATCACCGGCGCCCCCATGGCCCCCCTTTTTCCGTGTTTGTGCGAGTGCGACATGTTGTGGGCTCCCGCCGAGCGGTGGCGTGTTGGAAATAGGAAAAAAAAAGAGAGGAATGGACAAGGGAATTTTTTATTTAGGGGCGCACGTGTAAAGGGCAGGCGGCCGTTGGTTTTTTGGCTTCCGTCTTGGGGGAGGGGCGTGCGGCGGTGACTTTGGGGTGCGCGGCATCGTCGACCGGCCAGTCTATTCTTGCCCAGCCGGACGCGAGAGGAGAGACAAACCGCCAAGAGAAACTCGCAAGGGCGACGGGTGTCGACGCCGACGGCCAGGGCGACGGGCGCGGCCAACACGTCGCGCGACGGCCCTCTTGTGGGCCACACATGAAGCAAAGCGGTCCATTTTTTTCTTTGCTCCCTCTTCCGCCCTCTCTCTTTCTTTTCACGTCCCCCCCCCCTCCACCGCAATCCGCCGCCAGACCCACGCGCGTCCCGTGCGATTCCGTGAGGAAAAAAAAGACAGAGAGAAAAAAAAAGCACAACCATGTATCGCGACGCGCGCAAGCCGGCCGACGCCGAGAGGAGAAAGGAGCACAGCCGCCGCAAGCCCAAGCATGCTACGGTCGACGACAAGGAGGACGACACTGCCGTCGCTCCCCTCATCGGCAGCGACCATGATGATGACGGCGACAAGCCCGTGCACGCCAACGGCGTCAATGTCGACAAAAGAAAGGGCGCCGACGCCAATCGCGAGTGCGTCGTGACGCAGCCGATGCCGGCGCGGCTGGCGGTGGCCCTCGACGCGCCGCTCTGCTACGCGCAGTCGGTGCGCTACGGCAAGGAGGTGACCCTGTCGGGCATCTGGGCCTATGGCCGCCACGGCCTCCTGGTGGCCGACGATGACGAGAGCCTGTCGATCAAGAAGCGTGCGCGCGCCCAGACCAAGCAGGTGTTTCACAACGTGCACGACGCGCTCGTGGCGGCCGGCTGCCGCGGGCTCGAGGACATCACCTCCATGGTGGTGTCGCTGGTCGACCTGGCCGCCACGGCCAAGCCCTTTTTCGAGGAGCGCCTCAAGATCATGGGCGACCACGTCGAGTACACGTCGTCCGTGGTGGGTATCACCGGCTTCCCCATCTCGGGCGGCCTCGTCCACCTCGACGTCAAGGCCGTGGTGGGCCGCGGGTGCCTGCTCTTTCTCACCGACCCCATCGAGCACCGGCACGCCTCTGCGGGCCTCAAGGCGAAACCGGAAAAGGACACATACGAGGACGACGACGGCCACGGCGAGAACGAGGACGACGAGGCCGGCACCCAGCACGGGTCCGCGTGGGTGCGCGGCTGCGTCAAATCCTACCCCATGCCGGCCCACCTGGGCCTGGTGCCGGGCGCCAGCGCGCACAGCGCGATCTCTGTGCGCCGCGGCAAGGAGGTCACGCTCGCGGGCATCTGGGCCTATGGCGACGACGCGCGCCTGGTGCCCGGCGACGCGCGCCAACAGACGCACCAGGCCCTGAGCAACGTGCGCGCCGCGCTCCGTCAGGCCGGCTGCCGCGGGCTCCGCGACGTGGTGTCGATCAACGCCTCGCTCGTCGACATCGCCGACACCTTCCCGGCCTTTGTCGCCGAGCGCGACCGGATCATGGGCGCCGCGCACAACGACGAGTACACGTCTTCGATCGTCGGCATCACCGCGCTCTCCGTCGAGGGCAGTCTCGTCCAAGTCGACGTCAAGGCCGTCGTCGGCCGCGGCTGCCTCTTGGGCGCCAGCCGGCGCTTGTGATCCCCGGCCGACAACTGCACGCACGTGCCGACACGGCACGGCGATGGCGTCCATTAATAAAACAAAATAGGGGTTAGGTGTCCGTATCGGGACCGACCTCCTCCGCCAAGGATAAACAAGCAAATGGATCACGCATCACCTCTGTCTTTCCGCGTCTCTCTTTTTTTTTTCGGTCGCCGTCGCCAGGATGCCGACGACCACCTAAAAAAAAGAGGCACAAAAGAGCCACCCGCACAGGAGCGGCGCCCCCTTTTTTTCAGTCGCATTGGGAGGCGGAGATGAAGGAACACCTTTTAAACTGGGTTTTGGTATTTTTTTGTTGTTCTATCCTTGCGCTCGTCGGGTGCTGATGAGCAAACAAACATTTTTTTTTCTAAAAAAAAGACAAGGCAACCAGGCGGGCAGACGGGAGGGCGCCTAGAGGGCGAGGCGCTGACGGTCGAGCAGGGCATAGAGATCGGCCACGTTGGTGCACCCCGAAGAGAGTACGCGCGCCAGCGGGCTCACGGGCTCAGAGAGGTCGCCGGGTGCCACGGGCCGATAAAGGACCCCGATGTGCGCGTCGGCGACGGTGCGCCCGTGCGCGCGCTCAAACTCGGCCAGCGTGAGCACGCTCCCGCGGTCGCCCTTCTCGGCGACCTCCTCGGCGGTCTGGGCGGCGGGCACGTAAAAGAGATCCACCGCCGCGAGGCCTCCCGACGCAAAGGCGCGGCCCAGGTCGGTGGCAATGTCGGCCAGCGGACACCCCGACGCTGCCTGTGCCTTGGCCCTCGCGACGATCGCGTCGACCGCGACGTTCACGGGCTCGCAGGGCGCAAACGGGTTGAGGTCGCAGTCGAGAAAGTCGTCGAGCGGGCGCCGGGTCATGACGGTCACCACCTTTGTCATTGCGCCCGGCTCGGAATCGAGCGAGGCCAGGCCCGATGGCGTGAGCACGACGGCGTCGGGCGCGTCGCGCACGTAGGCCTCCAGGTCCTCGATGAGCATCTCGACACAGGTGGGCTGCGGTCCGAGTTTGATCGCGTTGAAAAACGGGCACGTCCCCTTCTCGTCGCGGACGCCCTCGACGAGCGACGTCGCCGTGACGGCGGTGCCATAGACATAGAGGCGAGCGCCGACGTCGCGGCGGCGATGGCACTCGGGGTAGACGCGCAAGACCGCGGGCAGGAGCGAGGCGCCCATGCTGACCGTCGCTCGCGGGGAGGCCTTGCGGAGCGCGTCCATCAACTGCGTCACGGTCATGTGGCCATCGTCCTCGGGGCTACCGTAGGACACGCTGATGTTGCCCTCGACCAGTGGCCGCGGAAGGGCCTTGTAGGGCGACAGCGTTGAGAATGTCGGCGGTCGCGCAGGGGGCGACGACGACGCCGCGGTGCCGACGGCCGGCGAGGCGGGCTGTGCGTTCTGGCCGCCCGCGGCCAAGCCGGCCAGCGCGGTCGAGAGAATGTCCAGTTGGTGGCGGAGGGCGCCGACCTGATCGGCCAGGTTCTGGACGGCGGCAGAGGGGATGTCCGCGGCCGACATGCTCTTTTATTTTTTTGTTGTTGGCTGTTGTTTTTTCGATCGCGTCTTTGCCTTGCGGGTGTGCTGTTCCGCTGGCACGAAGAGGATATATGTTTTTTTTGTATCGCCTGCCCTGTGCTTTGTTGTCGGCGCATGCACGCACGCGCGCGCCGCAGTCGAACCGAGCCACACGCGTTTTCGTGTTGTCGGGCGCGTCTTTGTTTTCTCGTCAGCGACGACGGATGCCGGGCGTAGAAAAAAAAAGAAGAGTCCCGTCCATCCGGCAATACAAGGGCTCTCTCTTTTTTTCCAAGGCTTTATCGCGGTCCCCCCCCCGGACCTCCCGCGATCAGTCGTCTCACCCTTGGGGGCCATACGGGGAGCAGAGGACGACCTGATCTTGCGCAGCAACCGCAAAAAGAGGCGCACCTCTGTGACACGTGCGCGCGCTGCCTGAACAAATCGGCTTGTCGCCTTGCTCAATCGAAATGACGTCATCAAAGTGCAACGCAAAGAAAGGACGGCAATGGAGCAAAAGAAAAAAAAAGAACAAACACGCAGGCGGTGGAGGTTGCCGGGGTGCGACGCCGGTCTTGGTCACATTTTTATGCCTCTCTCTCTCTCTCTTTTTCCGTTGGAGCCGCCTTGGTTCTATCGGCGGGTTTTGGACGGGCGAGGCAATCCAAATATTTTTTTCATTTTTTTGTTTTCGTTTTTTTATCTTTTGGTTTTTGTCATAGGGCGCAGCGCGACGACAACACACGACAGGCCACACGGCGGCTGGAACAAAAAGGGAGAAAAGACAACAGCACGCCGCCGACGCTGCAGAAGAAGTGGAAAAACAGAGGGGGAAGAGGGCTGATCGTGCGGAGCGGGGCAGGACAAACATTTTGAGAAGGAGCGACGGTCGGAGCGGTGGCGATGGGGGAAAAAAGAGAGAGAGAGAGAGAGAGAGAGAGAGAGACAGACGAGGCCGGGCGTCTAGGGCGCGACGGCCGGCTGACCGGTGGCGTTGCCGTCAAACCAGGTGGCCGTCTCGGTGCCGGCGGCGCCCAGCGTGAGCGTGAGCGCGACGAGCGTAGCGTTGGTGAGCGTGAGCGACACGGCATCACCGGGCGCCAGGTCCAGAGTGCCCTCGACCGACAGCACCGCGCCGCCGAGGGTGACGCCGACGAGGCCCGCGACGGTGGGCAGGCTGCCGCTGCGCACGATGACGGGTGCGCCGGCCGCGGGCGTCAGCACGAGGTTGAGCGTGAGCGTGGCGCCGAGCACGGTGGCCACCACGTCGGGGATGAGCACGGCCGCGCTGAAGCGATAGGTGGACGCCACGGGCGCGGTAAAGGTCGTGCCGTCAAAGGACCCCGTGTTGTACAGGCCCGGCCTGCTCGCCGTCTCAAAGGGCGTCACGGGGGTCGTACCCGCGACGGGGATGTCAATGGCGGTACCGGCCGTGATGAGGCTGCTGAATCCGATGGCGGCCAGCGGGGGACCCGACGGACCCGCCCGGTCCGACAGCGCCGGGCGTGCCGGGAGGACCTGCAGGCCCGGTAGCGCCAGGCGTGCCCGGCGGTCCGATGGGGCCAGCAGGGCCAGCAGGACCCGGCGGACCGGCAATGCCCACGCCCGGCGGACCGGGCGGGCCGATGGGACCCGGAACGGGGATCACGGTAAAGTTGCCGCCCGTGCGAGGGAATCCACCGCCAAAGGCGCCACCGTTGCCATCGCCGCCAAAGGCCCGACGCCGACCTCGTCCACCGAAATCGCCGTCGTTGTCTGATCGGCTTCCGTCGTCGTCGCGCTCATAGTTGATGACGACCGTGGGCGGGTCGTGGTGGCGGTGGGACGACGCGGACGAAGAAGAGGACGACGAAGAGGACGACGAGTGGCAACGGGGCGTCTCGTGCTTGCGCGACATGGTCGGTTGATTAGGAAATGGCAGAGGAGTCGCTCTCTTTTTGCCCTATATTGACGCGCATTGCGCCAGGCGGCCCGACGACACGGTCGATGGCGTGGTCTCGGTTGGCGTGGTCGCCGGGGCGACCGCCCTGTCGCGGCCAGCGGCCCCCAGACTAGGCCGCCAAGGGGAGAGGCATGAAAAAAAAAAAGAGTGGAGAGAAAAAAAAGGATGGGACATGGCCGAGGACCAGCGCCCGCCGGTGGCCACGGTAGCGGCCTCTTTTTTTTCTCTCGTCTATAGGGTTTCTTTTTTTTTTGATTTTTCTCTGCAACACGCCGTCTTTTTTGTTTTTTTCTTTCTCTCCCTCGCGCACGTCGCCCTTTTTGGAGGAGACCTCCCTTTTTTCTTTTCCTCCTTGTGGTGGGCGTCGGCAGGTTTGTCAAAAGGCCTATTCAGCGCGGTCGGCGACACGAGGAGCACCGGGCGTCAGACTCGCTTTCGTCGTCACTGCTGTCGATCAAGGGCACGGCGCGCTCGACGTCGCCCGCGAGCGCATAAGGCGACGCATAGTAGATCAGCGCGCCGTCGGCCGACTGCGCATAGGGGATGTCGATCATGGTGAGCGTTCTTGAATGGGGACGTGCGCGTCCACCCCTCGATGGGCGCCCTGGGTCATGTTTGGCGCGCCGGCGCACCCACCGACGGCGCGCGTAGCAGGCGGCCATGGCGAGCGCGATCACGCCAAACACGGACCCGACGGACACTGCCAGTTCGATGTAGCACTCCGAGGCCGGCCGCATGATGGCGTTGGGGCCGCACGGTGCGCGCCCGCGCTCGTGACACGAGCCCTTGGCCGTCGCCGCCGTCGAGCCGTCTGCCGCAGAGGGGTCCGCCGTAGGCGCAGGTGCGCCGTCGTTGGCGTCGACGGCGGACGCCGGGGTGATGACGCTCGCGTTGGCGGCGGCCGCAGGACACCAGGCACAACAGGCGTCCACGCACGAGTCGGCATAGGCGCGCGCGCCGCAACCGCTTCGCGGCGGTGCCTCGGCGGCTGCCATCGCCACCGCCACGATCACGAAAAGGCCGACGGCGGCGGGTGCCCTCTTGTTGGTCGCCATGGCCGCGGGTCGTGGTGGGTGGCGCTCTTCCCGTACGGCGGTCTCTCTTTTTCGTTTTCGCGGATCTCCTCTTTTCTTCCCGTCTCTCCCCTGTCCTTGCGATCTCGTCTGCCTCGGCCACTCCCGTGTTTCCGCGTATCGCTCTTTTTCACGACTTGTCGCCGGCCTTTTTTTGTATCTCTCTGACGCCGCGGTTCTTGTCTGATGATACAAATCGCTCCTTTTGTTTTCTTCCCCGCGCCGGCAAACCGGCCGTGCGGCGGCCGACACGGTGGAAAAACAGACAAACAAGACGACACGGGTCCAGAGAGAGAGAGCCAGAGGGGGACCGCAAACACGTGCGCCCAGGACAAATGTCTTCTTTTTTTTTTGGAATAGTAGAAAAAAGAGGAAAGTTTGTGGTTTTTTGGTGGATGGGTCTCTTTTTCTCGTCTACGCAGCCTCTTTGCCTGGCGCTTTGGGCCTGGTTTCCGGGTCGCGGCCAGAGCGCCGCCTGGTGCTCTTTCTCCCCTCGACGCCGCCTCGCCCGGCGAGCGCGACCGATGGGCCGGCGCTCTCGCAAGAGAGCGCGAGAGGATTGCGCACTGCATGGGTCATAAGGGTCGCGAGCACTGCGAACGGACCACCGGCGGCGCCCCACATACGATCGATGCCGACCTAGGGGCAGGCGTTGTCGTTGTCGTCGGCACCAATGGCATTGGAACGAGACCGCGGCGCACGTCCAAGGGCTCGACGGTCGACACCGCGCCGTCGGTGCCACCGGGCGCCGTGACGCCCATCACGGCAGAGACGGCGCACGAGTTGCCTGCCACTGCCGCGATGGGCAACGTCCCATGCGTCGACCGCGCGCAAGAAGGCCACCGGCGCCACTGCCGGTGGACCCGGTGGCGCCAATGGGTGGGGCGACGCGTGTGGGCGACGGCGGCGTGGATGGCGCCGGCGGCCGGCCTCTACTGGCTCGCCGTGCTGGTGCCCAACTTTGTCGTGTTTGCTCTCACGGCCGAGATTGCCGACCGGCCCGGCGGCGGCCCCTACACGACCAAGGCCCTCATGTCGATCGCGAGGGCCGCCGCCATGCCCGTCGGGTTCGCCACCACGTTGATCGCGCCGGTGCGTCGCGGCCTCACCACCGGGTGGCGCCGCCCGACGGGCCTCGTCGCCTTTGCCCTCGTCTTCTCGGCCATGCCCAACCTGTTCTTTGCCGTCGACGACGTCTCTGTGCGCGTCGTCAGCCGCTTTGTCGGGTCGTTCTTCTTTTCATGGGCCTTTTGCGTCTACATCGGCTACGCACAGGGGCGCCGCGCGTCAGACGCCCTGATGCCGGCGGCCACGGCGTGCATGCTCGTCTCGTCGGCCGTCTCGCGCGCCATCGCGCCCGCCGTCAAGGACGACCTCCTCGGGGATGCGGGTGGCGACGCCTACCGGTGGATGCCGGCCACGGTGAGCGCACTGGCGCTGGCCCCCATGCTCGTGGCCGCCGCGGCCCTGGCGGCCAGCCCGCGCGCCACCGAGGCAGACGCGGCGGCGCGCGTGCGGCGCACGGGCGGCACCCTGGCCACCGATCTCGCCTGGCTCCGTCGCCACTGGGCGCCCCTCATGGGCCTCGCGATCAACAACACGGTACTGCAGGCGGTGCGCGGCGTCAGAGACATCTTTGCCACCGACCTCCTGGGCGCCGACGCCCCGTGGTGGCACTGGGTCGTCGCCGACGTGCCGGCGTGCCTCGGCGCGTGCCTCTTGTACGCACCCTTTGTCCTCGTCCGGGGCAACCGGCGCGCCTTTATGGCGGTCAACGCGCTGGGTCTCGTCGCCGGCGCGCTCATGATCCTCGGCGGCGTGTTGGGCCTCGTCGACGCCGTGCCGCCACTGCCCTTTCTCGTGGTGAGCGGCCTCGGCTACTACCTGGCCGTGGTGCCCTTTGCCGGCGGCGGCGTCATCATCGAACGCCTGGTGGCGGCGGCGGCCACGCCCGTCGACGCCATGCTGCTCAACGTCGTGTGCCAGTTGCCGGGCTACACGGGGGCGCTCGCCGTGCTCCTGCTGGTGCCGGCGGCCGCCGACGTCAAGGCCTACTTTGACTGGACGACGCTCGCCGGCGGCGGCGTCATGCTGGCCGCATACACGTGGACCCTCGGCGCCGCCTGGTTTGTCCTGCCCGCCGACGTCTGCCCCGACAGTCCCGCCGCCACCCAGGCGGAACCGTACGAGATGACGACGGCGGCGTTTGTCCCCGCATCGCCGGCGACGCCTCTGAGCGCCACCGGCTCTGCCGACGTGCCCTTGGGCGTCTAGACAAGCACACGCGGACCAAAAGAAAAAAGGCGGAAAAAAAAGAACAGAGGGGAACCGCATGGAGCGTCCTCGACCCCACAAGAAACCCCAAAAAAAAATAAAGGGTAACAGGAGAGGAAAGAGAGACTGGGAGAGATCTTTATTTAAAAAAAAAAGGACAGGCGTGTGTGCGTGGGGGTGCGTGGGGGTTATGGACGACACGGCGAATAGTCGGCATAGAGGCGGTACGTGTCGGCGGCGCGTGTCAGTTCAGGTGCCATCTTGCCACGCGCGTCTCGAATGCCAACATCGGCACCGCGGGCTACGAGCATCTGCGCCAACATCCCGTGACCGAGCGCGCAGGCAATGTGCAGCGGCGTGTTGCCCTTGATGTCGCGCGCGTCGACAGACAGGCCCGCGCCGATGAGCGCGCCGGCCATGTCGCCTCTGCCGAAAAAGGCGGCCGTGTGGAGGAGCGTAAAGCCGCCGGGTGCCAGCGTCGCGCTCGACAGGCCCGAGTTGACCAAGAGGCCCACGTCGTCAGCATAAAGCGGGAGCGGCACCGACATGGGCAGCGACGTCGACGCCACCGGCGGCCGGGCAAAAGACCGCGCGTCGAATCGCCGGATGAAATCGGCATAGGGCCGAGTGACCTTGGACGGATCAGAGAGCAGGGCGGGCATGCCCAAAGGCTTGACGCCGTCGTCGTTGACGGCCTGATCGTCAGCGCCTCGCCTCTCCAGGGCCTCGACGGCGTTGCGCATGCGCATAAACTGCGCGATATGCAGCGGCGTGTTGCCCATGCGATCGGCGGCGTTGATGTGCGCGCCGGCGTCGACAAGGCTCTCGATCAGCGCCGCGTCGTCCTGGATGGCCGCGACGTGGAGCACCGTCAGGCCCTGTGCATTGGCGAGGTTCACGTCGACGTCGCCCGACGCCAAAAGGACTTTGAGGGCCGCGGCGCCGCGGGTCGCGAGGGCGTCGACGAGCGGATTGTCGAGCATGTAGGGGATGCACACATTGATGGTCCCGGCCGCGCCAGATGCCGGCGGCGCAGGGGCATGGTCGCCGCCGACCGCGTCCTGCAGGTTCCTCGCGATGGTTTGCGATGGGGTGCCGGTGGCGTCGGCAAAGGAGGGGGCCGCCGAACACAAACGGTTGCTCATGATGGTCGCTGTCGCTGTTGTCGTCGTTGTCGTTGTTTGGCAAGGTTAAAAGGGTGCCGGGTGGTTGCTGCCGCGGTCGCCTGTGCGTGTGGTTTCGCTTTGTTGCCTGCTGTCGGCAGTCGCCCTATAGGCTTTGTTCACGGTGCGCATTGGCCGACCCGCAACAATGAGCGATTGGCGCATGACTAAAAAAACAAACCCCTCACACCCAGAAAAAAAAAAGAATGGCTCAGGAAAAGCCTAGGAGACCTGTGATTTCTTTTCTTTTTTTCCTCTCTTTTTTTTCTAACGAGACGAAAGAGAATCAGTGGGTCCGTCTGTGGGCGCTTGCGCTTTTTTCCTGGCCTTTTTGGTTTGGCCCCGCACAACTTGTCGTGTCGGCGCTGTGGCAAGCCTTTTTGGAGTCGGTTCGCAAGAAAATTTGCCTTTCTTTTTTTTTTTATTGTGCCAATGGCGTAATCGACCGGCGCCGTTGTGCGCCCCCTTTTTCCCGCGCCTGGCGTCGCTAGGAGAGCAGGTCCGTCGCGCGAGCGAGGCGCAGATAAACATTCGAATCCGAAAATAAAAAAAAACAAAAGCCTGCGGCCAACAACAAGAGGCTCCCAAGGGCTCGGCTTTGTTCCCTATTGTAATGCAAATACTATAAAAAAATAATTTTTTAAAAAAAAAGAACAAAGAAAAGTCATGGACGGCGACAGAGGGGTGAAAAGGCGTCCGGGCGGCGAGCATCCATCTGGCGACCGACCGCACGCCCTCTATCGGGCCGCCACCAACAAGAGGCCGAGGACTCGCTCTCTCGACCGCCTTGATAATCTTTTCGACCGGCTGCCCGACGAACTCGTCGTGGCGATACTCGCGGCGACGGCCGATGCCGGCGCCGTCGTGCGATGGGCCTCGACGTGCACACGCCACCGTCGCCTCGCCATGGACCCGCTCGTATGGCGCGACCTCTGCCGCGCGCGCTTTGGCGCGCATCTGCTCCATGCACGCTTTCAAGACGCCGGCAAGGACTGGCGCTGGCTCTATCGCGCGCAGGCCTCGGTCGCCCGCGCCGATGGCCGGGTCGATGATGTCGGCGCGTGTCTCGTCGACGTGATTGCGCGCCCGCCCGAGAGGACGAAAAGGGCCTGGGTCTACTGGGGCGATCTCGTCGATGGCCTGTCCGACGGGTACGGCGTGTGCCTGCGCCTGCCAAGCATACATTGCGCCGACGCACCGCATCCCGCGAGGAGCGCGGTCCACGATCCGCACGTTGTCGACGACATGGGAGCCGCAGGCGCCGCACGCTCCTACGAGGGCCAGTGGAAGGCCGGCAGATACCACGGCCACGGCGTCCATATTGATGGCTTGGGGACCCGCTACGAGGGCGGCTGGAAGGAGGGCCAGCGCCACGGGTACGCCGTCGCGCGCTTTGCCGACGGAGGCGTCTACGAGGGCCATTGGCAAGACAACGCACGGCACGGGCATGGGACGAGCCGCTACGCCAACGGCACCATCTACGAGGGCGAGTGGAGGTCAAACAGGCACCATGGCCGGGGCGTGCGCACCGAACCGTGCGGGGCCGTCTACGAGGGCCAATTTGAGCACGGCCTTTTGTGCGGCCAGGGGTCCCAGCGCTCGGCAGACGGCGTCACCACCTACGAGGGCGAGTGGAATGCCGGACGTCACCACGGCCACGGCGTCTGTCGCTATGCCGACGGGTCGTCGTACGAGGGCGACTGGAGGGATGGCGTGCGCCACGGCCACGGCATCTATACCTTTGCCTCGGGCACTACCTACGACGGCGACTGGGTGGACGGGCACAAACACGGCTGAGGTACCTATCGCCACGCCACGGGCACCGTCTACGAGGGCGACTGGCACCGTGGCCGCAAGCAAGGCCACGGCACCTGCCGCTACGCCGCCGGTGCCGTCTACACGGGCCAATGGCAAGGGGACCTCCGCGACGGGCAGGGCACGCTTGTCTACCCGTCGGGCAGCCAGTACCGAGGCCAGTTTTGCAACGGCCGACGATGGGGCCAGGGCACCTATCGCTGGACCGACGGCACGCGACACACGGGCGCATGGGCCGACGACCGGGTCTGCGGGTTTGGCGTGCGCACCTTTCCCGACGGCAGACGGGTCCGCGGCGTCTGGAGGGACAACGGCAATCGCACAAGCCTGCTCGAACCATCAGATGAATGAAAAAAAAAGACAAAAGAAAACAATCGTCCTTTGAAATGGCGGCGCTGGTCCCCTTTCTTTTCCGTGTTGCCGCGCTCTGTCATTTCGGGCGGCGATGCGCCTGTTGGCTTTGCGCCGCGATGGCCACCAGCCTCTCGCGCGCGCGTCCCTCTCTTTTTTCCTCCGTGGGCGTGCTCTTTTCTTTCCCCTCTTTTTTTTCCAGATGTTTCTTTTTTTTCTGCACGGCGATATAAAAAAAGGGCAGAGGCGACCGTTGCTTTTTTATCAGATTTTTTTGGGTTTTTATTTTTTTTCGATTTCTTCTTGGCGGTCAAGGTTGGGCCTCTTTTGTGCGCGCGCGCGTGCGTGCCTGGCCAAAGGTCGGGCGCGAGAGCAGGCGCGCCGGCATCAGGGCGACCGGGCGAAAGCGCAGGCGGAACTCGGGTGCCACCTAGACGGCGGTCTTGGTCCAGTAGAGGGCCGCGTTGTTGTTGAGGTAGATGACGCCGTCGACGGTGGTGCCCATGTAGGTGCCGTGGACGCTCTTAAAGGTCCACTGGTTGCCGTTGTTGATCAAAATATCCCACTGCTCCCACGAGCCGACCGTGGTGGCCTCGGCGCGCACCCAGCCGCCCGGATTGGCGCCGAGGTAGTATCCGTTAAAGGCCTGGAAGGTGTACTTGCCGCTGGCCAGACGCGCGACGGTCCACTTTTCCTTGTACGAGGCGCCGTACCACAGCGAGGCCACGCCGCCGCCGTCCTGCGGCGTCAGTTGCTTGCCGCTGATGGGCGACACCAGCGTCACCAACTGCGTCAGGGGTTGCGGCGACGGCGATGGCGACGGCGGCGGCGCCCAGTAGGTGATGGCGCATCCGCCCGAGCCGCCGCTGCCCGCGTAGCCGCTGAGGTAACGGTCGCACGACAGGCCACTCCCGCCGCCGGCGCCGCTGTTGGGCGCAGCGTCGAGGCTCACCGCCTGGCGCTTCTCGCCGCCAATCTCGCCGCTGGCGCCGTTGCCGTTGAATCCGGCGGCGCCGCCGGCCGACTTGCACGTGCCGTCGTCCTGGCCGATGCCGCCCGACCACCTGGTGTCCCACCCGCCGCCGACGACGCCGCCATTGCCGCCGCCGCTGCTGCCGCTCTTGATGTCGCCGATGCGTGCGCCCTGCGCGGGCGGATTGCCGTTGGCGCCCGAGGGCACGCCGGCGCCGCCGGCACCGCCCGACGCCGATCCGTTGGCGCCGCCACCGCCACCGCCCACGCAGTCCATGCCGCCGGCCGCGCCCGCATAGGCCGTCGTCGTATAGAGCACGGTGCTGCCACCGGACGAACTGACGGTCAGCGTGCTCGGCTGGCCGTTGTAGCCGGCGCCGCCGCCCTGGCCCACGGTGATCTGCCACTGGGCGTTTGAGGGCCATGTCGAGGTGTCGAGCACGCGGTCGATGATGGCCGCGCCGCTCCCGCCCCCGGCGACGCACCGAAAGTACGAGGTTATGGCGCCGCCGCCGCCGCCCCACAGGCTCACGGAAAAGTTGTAGGCGCCCGACGGCGGCGTCCACGTGCCCGACGAGCCGATAAAGGCCGTGTGACGATCGTCGGCGGCGGCGGGCGCGGCCGCCCAGCACAGGAGCGCCGCCAACAAGGCCGACGCGACAAGGATCGGCTTGGTCATTCCGGTTGTTTCGGTCTTGGGTCTTTTTTTGGGTCTTTTTTTTTGAGATCTGGCTCCCTTTTTGGGTGTCGGGCTGATCTATTTTTGGCGAGAATTGACTCTCTGGCACGAGGCGCCGCCTTTTTATAGCCCGTCCCCTCCCGCGGCGCGCCGTCGTCGATGCGCACGCGCATCGCGCAGGGGAGACCGTTTGGGGGCGCGTTGGCAGTTTTGCGCGCCCGCGGGCGTGGGCCTTTGCCGCCGTCAACCAGCCAAGGAAAAAAAGAGCCTTTTTTTTTCTAAAAAATACGGTGGAAAAAAGAAACGGTTCTTTGTGTCGCATGGTCAAAAGGGGCAGCCGTGTTCGAGGGCATAGAGCAGGCAGTCGCGATGGCCCCCCGCCATGGCCTTTTGCACCACGGCGCTGTCCCACGCAAAGTCGTTGTCGTGTGCGTACTCGAGGCAGTCGAGATGGCCGTATTTGGCGGCCTTTTGGGCGACCTTGTCCGTGTTGGCCCACCACGGCCCGTTTGCGTGGGCGTAATCGAGGCAATTGAGATGGCCGGCGGCCGCCGCCCTTTCCATGACCTTGCCGTCGAGGGGATGGCCTTTTTCGACCAAGAACTCGAGTACGTCTAGACGACTGTCGCTGGCTGCCTCTTGCGCTGCCTCGTGTGCCCACTGCTCGCCGTGCGCGTGCGTGTAAAGGGCCTCAAACGTGGCCAGGCCGTCGGTCAGTGCCATGACGCGGCCCAAGTCGGCCACCGACGGCACCCACCGGGAGCCACCATCCTTGGCGCAGCCGTGCTCGAGCGCGTAGCGCAAACACGCAAACGAACCTCGGGAGATGGCCGATGCGCATGTGAGGGCGGCCCACGGACACCCGCATTCGTAAAGGGCGGTGAGGGCGGCGAGGTCGTCCGCAGCGGCCGCTTTGGCCGTCAGGTCACCGGCGTGCGGCCACGCGCACCCATTGTCGCGCGCGTAGCGCACGCACGCCCAGTGGCCGGCGGCCGCCGCCCGATTGCACGTGTCGGCATCCCAAGGGCAGCCGTTTTCGCGCGCATAGCGTAACCCGTCCAAAAGGCCCCCGGCCGCCAGGTCGCCGGTGGTGCCGGCTGTCCACGGGCAACCCTTTTCGTGGGCGTACTGCAGGCAGTCTAACGCGCCTCGGCTGGCCAAGATGCGCGTCGTATCCAATCCCCACGGGAAGCCGCGCTCATGCAAAAAGACCAACAACGCAAGGTCGCCGCCTTTCGCGGCGTGGGCGCACGACGCGGTGCCCCATGCGTGGCCGTGGTCGCAGAGCCAGCGCACGGCGCCGCGGTTGCCGCTCTCAATGGCGCTCTTGACCGCGCGTGCGTCAGACAGACAGCCGCTGGCGTGTGCATAGTCGAGCACGTCCAAGTGTCCGGCGCGGGCAGCCGCAGAGTAGATGCCGTCGCCCCAAGGCCGGCCACAGCCGCGCGCGCGGTCAAGACAATCGACGTGTCCCTTGGAAGCGGCCATCCAGCAGAGGCCTTTGCCTCGGAGACGTGGGTCGATGCACGGCGTCCGTCCGACGGCTGCATGGTCGTTGGCCACGCGGTGCCAACGCTTGGAAACCAGCGCGGCGCGCGTCAGACGCGGCGCGCAGGGCACAAAGAAAAACGTCCGCGCGAGGATTTCGTCGGGCAGGTCGTCCATGGGCTTTGGTGTGTGTATGTATGCGTGCATACGTGCGCCCCAGTAAAGCACAAAAAAGTAATGACATCGGAAAAAGAAAGTCGCCAAGTGGGCGGACAATAGTGAGACTGCCGGCTGTTCCTCGGGACGCCCCTCGGGCCGTCGCAGCATGGCCGACCGGGCAACGAAAAAAAAAAAAAGATTTGGGGACAGGGACCGACGCCAGTATGCGCAGGCCAACCGGTCCGAGGGTTGGCGCCAATGACAATGGAGAAACACAGAAGCGACCGCCAAACCGGACACGCACCGATCACGGGCAATTTCCAGAGCCCACACGCGCGGCGCGCGTGGACAACAGAGGCACGGTTGCCTGTGCGCACTGTTGACCGTCTTTTTTTTTTCGGCGCTCACGGCCGTCGCCGTCTGGCCGCACCGTGCTGATCTCTCTCTCTCTCTCTCTTTCCGCCGCCCGCGGCAACGACCAAAAAAAAGGTCGCCACGGGGGAGTGTATCGTTAAAAAAAAAAGAAAAGGCGAATTTCATTGTGATCACGATGATGGCGGCAGCCAACGATCCAGAGAGCGCCCGGCCAGCAGATGCGACAACGGCGACCTCTTGGCGCGCTCGATGGCCTTGTACTCTTTGGTCGTAGTGACGACGCGGTCCAACGAGAGCCCGTGCGCTTCGAGGTGGGCGCGCGCGGCCCCGGCATAGGGCGCCATGGAGGCGAGCGTGTTTACGTGGCCGGCCGCGGTGGCCGCCACGAGGGCGCGCGCGAATCCATCAAAGTGCTGCCGCTGGCAGAGCCACGCGACAGCGTCGCTCGCGCCGCGCCGTCCCGCGTCGACCAAGCACTGGTCCAAGAGGTCGTCGGCCGGGTGCAAATGGTCGACGACCCAGGCCAGGGACGCCACGCGGTCGGCCTCGGCGGCGGTTTGCGCCCATGTCGGCTGGAGCGGCGTGTCTATACGCCGCGCCGAGGCGGGCAGATGGGGTTCGACGCCGCTGGCCCACACAACGTCGAGTACGCCGATGTGCCCGCCCGCCAGGGCCGTGGCGGCCGCCTCCTGGACCCAGCGCGCGGGGTGGGCGACGCGCCAAGCCAACAGGAGGGACGACACACCGAGGCTCTGGTGTCGGAGCGCCGTCAGGACGAGGCGCATCCGCCGACAGTTGCGGTGCACATTGCCCTGGCATGCCGGCGTGCCGCTGGCGGTCGGCGCCGGGTCGGCCTCGCACCGGCACACGGGCCGGCCGCAGGGCAGGGGCCACGGGCCGGCCATGCGCATGACCACGGCACAGCCGAGGGCGTCACGGGCGGCGACGCGGAGCCACAATCGGTGGACGAGTTTCAGCGGTAGCGGCGCGGCCAAGGATTCGCCGACGGCCCATGCCAAGAGGTCCTGGTCGTCGCGATCGACCGCGGCCTGCGCAATGCGCGCCCTGCAGACCTGCGCGCCGATGCGCAGCGGCGTCCCTCTGCGTGCTTGCGGGTGAGACAGCACGAGGGAGCGCCACAGGCGGCACACGCGCGCCTGGATGTACCGGTCCTCGGGAACGCTGCCGGCCGCGTCGAGGATGGCCGCCCACAGTTCGGGCGGCAACAGTCGTGCGGCCGGTTTGGCATGCCTGTCGTCGCGGTGGCGCTGCTCTGTGTCGTCGCATGCGCCCAAGTTTGGCGCCGGCACGTAGCCCGCGCGATGCGGTCTGTCGCGCCCCGCGCCCTTTGGCCAGAGACGGCGCAGCATGCCGTCCGCGCGGTCTCTCCTTTATTTCTTCTTCTTTCCGAAAAAACCCGATCGCCAGGACTTTTTCGGTCTCTCTCTCTCTTTTCTTTTTTTTTTTTTGAAAACCCGACCGAGCGGTCGCCAGCCCGCTCTCTCTTTTTTTGTTTGTTGGGCGGCATCTTTTTAATGTCCCGCCAATGACGACGATACGCGCACCATCAAAAGAAAAAGCAAAAGGTAAATACAGAGCCCACGCAAGGGAGGCGTTTGTGTCTTGTTTTCTTTTTCTTGGGGTGGTCGATGCGCCTGCCTCTGCCCTTTTTGGCGCTTGGGCACGGACGATCCTTTTTGTGTTGGTTTTTTGTTTTGCCTTGAATCTCGTCGCTCAACGGGCGCGCCAAACCGCGCTGCCCTCGTCGCGCCCTGCGGTCGACGGTCCAACTTGCGCGCACCTCATCGCGGTCCCCCGTTTAGACTCTTTTGTCAGAAAAAAAAGACGCGCGCCTGTCGCAAAAGGGCACGTGTTGCGACGGCTTTGCAGAGCGGCGCCGCTTTGGGACCGTCGCATTGTCGGCACCCGGCGGCGGGGGCCGTCTGGCAAAAAAAACACGCAAATGGCATTGCCAATGTCTCTATCGGGCGAGGTAAAAAGTCCGACATTTTTTTAGCCGGTTACCCGCCATCGTCGTCGGCGTCTTTTGCGCACGCGCTTTCACAGTGTCTGCCCGGCGCGCCCTCGCGACGAGTTTGGTTTGTCTCTCTTTTTTTTTCCTGAAATGAAGAAAAGGACGTTGGCAAACAAGAAAAAAGATGCCGTCCCCGGCGATGGGACATATAGGGAGCCTTTTGTGGTCGGCAAGGAAGAACGGCGGGGACTCGACAAAGAGGGCTGCAGAGCAACATCCGGCCCTTCCCGCGCCAGGGCGCCTCGGGACGAGGACGGCGCGTGAAAGCGGCGGCGCCCACGGGAAAGGCGCGCGATGAACGAGGCGGCATCGGCAGAGACCTGTCGAGGGGACGGCGCAGAGCGCGTCGATCTCTTTGAGACGCTGCCCGACGAACTCGTGCTCATGGTCATGTGCGTCCTGGACGACGCGCCCGCCCTGGTCCACTTGTCAGCGGCGGCGCGACGCTACCGCAACCTCGCATCAGACGCTTCGGTGTGGCGCGCCCTTTGCCTCGGCCACTTTGGCGCGCCTCTGCACCGCGGCTTTCTGGAAGCCGGCAAGGACTGGCGCTGGCTCTACCGGGCTCAGGCGTGCACGGGCACCCTCGCGACCGAGGTGGGCGCCACGATCCACCTCGGCCGCGTCTACTGGGGCGACCTCGTCGGCGGCCTCCCCAGCGGCTATGGCCTGGCCCTGCGCCTGCCCACGCCCCACCGCGACGGCGCCACCCCGCGCCGACGTCGGTGCGACAGCGCCAGCGCCAGCGCCAGCAGCACCAGCGGCGACAGCCCGCTGGGCGCCCACTACGAGGGCCAGTGGTGCGCGGGGCGCATGTGCGGCCGCGGCGCGCGCACCTACCGCGACGGCTCGCGGCACGAGGGCCTTTGGGACGACGGGCTTGCGCACGGCCACGGCTCGCGCTGGACGACCCATTGGACCTACACGGGCGACTGGCACCGCGGGCTGCGCGACGGACGCGGCCGGTGCGTGTGGACCGCCGGCGACGCCTACGAGGGCGAGTGGAAGAGCGACCGCGAGCACGGCCACGGCGTGTATACCTACGACGACGGCAGCCGCTACGAGGGCGGCTGGGCGCGCGGCGACGAAAACGGCCACGGCGTGCTCGATTGCGCGGTGTCGGGCCGGCGCTACGAGTGCGAGTGGGTCGACGGCGACCGCCACGGCCACGGGACCCTCTTTTACCCGAGCGGCAGCGTCTACCGCGGCCAGTGGTGGGCCAACCGGCCCCACGGGTGGGGCATCCACGTGTCGGCCGACGGCTGTCTGTACATGGGCCAGTGGAGCGACGGCCGCATGAACGGCGCCTGCCTCTATGCGGCGCCGCCGCGCGTCCTGCGCGAGGACGCCAGCGTCATCATGCGCCACGAGGGCGTGTGGATCGACGACGAATCGGTGGGCTATGGCGCGTGCACCTTTGCCGACGGGTCGCGCGTCGTCGGCACCTGGTCGGGCGATCGGTGCGTGCAGGGCTTTGTCGCGATGCACGGGCGCCACGCCGAGGGGTCGTGCGACGCCGGGACGTGCGTGGCGTGCAGGATCCGCGCCGAGTCGCGCTCTCGCCCATGATCCGGCACGGCCTCCCTCCCCCCCCCATCGAATGAGATCATCAGGAAAGAAAAAAAAGACAAGGTCATCCCTTCCTTTTTTACATATCTTTTTTGTTGTTTTTTTGTCTTTTTTACAAAACAACTGCGAAACAATCACAAAATCAAGAAAAAAACGGAATAAAAAAAGAGACCATCACATTGCTTTTTTCCTCGACTTTTTTTTCCTCTCGCGCATGTTGTTGGCTCGTGCGTGCGCGATGCCGCAACAAGCCGCAGCCCTTTGCTGTCGTGCAAAAAAAAGCCGCTGCGCCCGCGGTCGGCTGGAAACCCGACGCGCCCACCGGCTGCGGCGAGAGGACGATAAAAATACACTCGAACGATGTGCCATTGGTCGATGACAAGTGCACGGGCGACCATAAATAGTGCGCCCCAGATGAGGGCAAAACCTCACCAGCAACGCGCAAAAAGGGTCACTCTTTCAGTGCGCACCCACTCCATCCATTCTCCACCTATACACCAACAACAACGCCGACTCGACCTATTCGCACTTGATGACGCATATGCGACGCGACAACCGCCCGCGCCATGCCAACAACCCTCGCCTCTTTGCGGCGGCCGTGATGTTTATGCTGATCGCATGCGCCGCGAGCGCGGCGTCGGCATCAACCGCGCACGGCTCCCACGGCAGTGATTACGCACCGAAAAAGGCCTGGTGGCCCAACTGGGGCGGCGGCCTGGACAACAACCACCACGCGGCGCAGGAGCGCGAGATTGCCGCGTGCAATGCGGGCTCGCTGATGCCGGCGTGGGTCAAGGTCATGCGCGGCGACGTGGCCTCGCCGCCGGCCGTCGACAAGCGCGGCGTCGTCTACATTCCCGACCTGGGTGGCTCGCTGTGGGCCGTCGACGGCGACACGGGCGCCACGATCTGGGAGGTCGACGTGGGCAACTTTACCGGCATCACGGGCGTCTACAACCCGGCCACGGGCCGCAGCAATGGCACCACGGTCCGCGGCACGCCCGCGCTCTATGGCGACGCGCTCTTTGTCGGCGACGCCGCGTCGGCCCACGTGTTTGGCGTGTCGACGCGCACCGGCCGCCTCCTGTGGAAGACCCTGATCGAGGCCCACCCGGCGGCCGTGATCACCATGTCGCCGACGGTCGTCGACGGCCTCGTCCTCGTGGGCGTCTCGTCGATCGAGGAGTCCTTTGCCGGCTTCCCCGACTATCCGTGCTGCGACTTTCGCGGATCGCTCGTCGCCCTGAACGCGCGCACCGGCGCCATCGTGTGGAAGACCTACACGACGCCCGTGGGCTATGCCGGCGCCGCCATCTGGGGTTCGTCGCCGTCGGTCGACCTCGACGCGCGCGCGGTCTATGTCGCCACGGGCAACAACTACAAGGTGCCCGCCGACGTGCAGGCCTGCGTGGACGCCCACGAGGGCGACGCCTCGCAGTGCGCGTCGGACCCCGACAACCTGGCCGAGGCCGTCATCGCGCTCGACCTCGACACGGGCGTCGTCCGATGGAACCTGTCCTTTACGGCGCAGAACGGCGTCGACGTGTGGACCGTCGGGTGCAAGCCCGAGCGCGTGGGCCTGCCCGGCCCGCCCAACGTCAACTGCCCGGCCTTTCCCGGCGAGGACGCCGATTTCGGGCAGGCCCCGCTGCGCTTCTACTACGAGTCGGGCGCCACCAAGGTGCCGCTCGTGGGCGTCGGCCAAAAGAACGGGCTCTTTTTCGCGCTGCACCCGGCGGACGGCAGCCTGGCGTGGGTCACGGTCGTGGGCCACGGCGGCGACATTGGCGGCCTCCAGTGGGGCTCGGCCTTTGACGGCGCGCGCATCTACGTGGCGGCGTCCAACAGCCACTTTGCCAACGAGACCCTCCACGACGGGCGCACGACGCGCGGAGGATCGTGGGTCGCCCTCGACCCGGCCACCGGGTCGGTGCTCTGGCAGACGCCCGTGCCCGAGGGCCTCACCGTGGTCGACGAGGCCGACGGCGTCGCCAAGTGGCCGCTCGCGTGGTCGTCCCTGACGGTGGCCAACGGCGTCGTCTATGCGGGCACCGGGAGCCGCTCGTCGGCGGTGCCCACCATGTTTGCCCTCGACGCCGCCACGGGCGACATCCTGTGGGAGCACGTGACCGGCGCCGCCACGCTCAACGGACCCGCCGTCGTCGACGGCACCGTCTACTGGGGCACCGGCTATGGCTACATGTCGACCCCCGGCCACGCCTTTTACGCCTTTCGTCCGGCGTCCCCGATCGCGCACTGCTGATCGCCGCCGCCATTGTCGTCTTTCTTGTTGCTCTCGCCGCTCTTCTTTTTCGCCTCTCGGGCTCATGCGTTGGCATTGTCCCTTTGCGTGCTCTTTTTTTTTCTTTGAATAGGCCATAAAAGAGAGAAAAAACAACAACCGCACAATCGTCTCTGGCACGCCACAACAGCACCCACCGCGCCCAAGCCTTTTTTTTTGTCTGGGGTCGAGTGTCTTTTTTCTCCCCGTGCATTTTTTAGTCGCCGTTGGGTTTTGTGCAGGGAAACACAACAAAAAGCAATGCCCCTCTACAAAAAAAAAAAGAAAAACGAAAAAGGCCCATCGTCTTGGGTTTGCGCGAGCGAGCACAGCGGCCAGACAGTCCGCTCGATCGCCTTTTTTGGGAAGAAATACTTTTTGTATATTTTTTCGAGGGGCCGTTTTGGACCGCGTCCAATCACAGAGTGAGGCGTCGTGGCGCTGTGAAAAAAAAACAAAAGAGCGACGCAAGCACAAACCGCAGCGACGCCGAGAGAAGAGCGCTGGGGCTCCCACAAAGGGAGAGGGAAGAGACGGGAAAAAGTCCCAGAAGACAAACGGGCCACCAAGGACTGCGCAAAAGAAAAAACAAAATCACAAGGAGAAAAGGAAATAAAAAAGAAGAAAGAGAAGAAAAAAAGAAAACCAACACAAACAAACAACACGAGCACGGGCGAGATGGAGGGCCGACGGATCTGCCAGTGGTGCTGCGCATCGCCGGCGCGGCACCGGAGCGGATGGACGGCCCTGGCCAGGGCGTGTCTCTGCATCTACTCGGGCGTCGCCCTGGTCGCGGTCCTCGTCGAGGCCCGCTTGTGGCGAACCCGCGGCGCCCTGGGTCTGGTGTCTGCGTGCCGCGGGACGGGTCCGTGGCCCCTCGAACCCGCCCCGCCGGCGCCGGGCACCGGCGACAGCCTCTGGTCGGCGTGGCCCGCGTGTCTCTTGATGGGCCTCGGCGCCGGCGTGGTTTGGCCCGCGTGGGCCGTCGCCGCACTGGCGATCCTCGTGCGAGACCGACACTAGCAGCATCAACGACGACGGCCAGAACACATGCCTGGCGCAATTTGATCACCCTGCCATTCGGCCCCGCAAAGAAAAAAAGAAAAACGCACAGTCGCCTTTTTTGTTATTCTTTTGTTTTTCGAAATCAAGACGGCTTGGGTGTTTGCCTGCCGACGACAATGTTGGGGAGATTTTGGCGGACCCAAGTCGTCGAGGCGACCAAGTCGGCACTTGTCGACCTGGCCGCAAAAGGCCGGGGGCACCATCGACCACAACGGGGACTCTGGGGCAATGCCGCATCGGGCACTCGCCAACCGTCTCGCGTCGATGGCGCGCAAAAGGACGATACCTCCCTCCCCAATGTCTAAACCGCGAGCCTCTTGTGCGATGCAAGGCGCGTATTGTGCGTTGTAGAGATATTTTCATGCCCGGACCCGGACAGTGCCCGCGCGACCGCCCGTCAACAACACAAAGCCTCTGGACGCGACCGCAAGATGGACTCGGCGCATTCATACAGGCCAACTGTCGCAGGCGCGCCACATAGGCGACCTCTCTTGTAAAAGACCGTCGAAAAAAAAACAGTACGCCACAGAGAGCGGGAAACACAGTTTTCGTTTATGAAAAAAAAGGAAAAAGGGAAATAGAAAAGGCGATGAGACGGGCGCGCGCGCGCACGCACGCAATCGCTCGGTCAGACGCGCCACCGGTCGGCGGCGATTGTGGGCACACACCACGCGACAACGGCGTCCCAGTCTGATCGGGAGCGGCCGTTGCAAAAGGGTCGCGACGGATCGGGCGGCGACCCACGGCATGTCCCGTAGCACACCGACGAGCAGTTCTTGGTGCACGGCGAGCCATTGAGCGCCACGAGGATCTGCCTCACGAATCGATAACAGTCCTTGTGGGCCGCCATAGAGCAGAGGAGCGCGAGCGCGTCGCGCATCTCCCGGCGGTCGACGTCGATGGCGTCACACCAGGCCTCGACGGCGTCGATCAGGATGATCACGTCGGGCGTGAAGCGGCATTGGATCATACACGAGACAAACGCGTCACGCACAAGGGTCACGCCGCGGCCCGACTCCCAAAGGAGCAGGGGCCAGCGCGCGAGCACAAATGCCACGCGCGCGGCGCAGCACACGAGGCCGCCGGTGTTGTGGCGCTCGATGCACGCCTTCGCGAGCGCGGCCATTTCGTCGCGCGTAGGCGCATAGGCCAACACGTCGCACAGCCACGCTGCGGAGCGCGCCGCCCCCGCGAGGTGGCCCACGCCCCGTCTTTCGCGATTACGCTCGCTGCCAGACGTTATAGGGTGCAGGGCGTGGCACACCAGGCCCGTGGGGGTCAGGCCCGTGGCGTCGACAAGGGCGCGCGCCGAGACCTGTCGGTGGCCCAGCGCCGCGAGCGCCCACACAACCAGATCCACATCGCCGTTGCGAATGGCCGCGAGCGCCATGCTCCTGTGGTGATCGGGCGCGATCACACCGGCCGGAATCACATCAAGGGCACGTGAGACTGGCATCCTGATGCCCACGTCCCACTCCGCGGTATAGTATGTGCCCCTGGCCCATGAGGTGAGGGCGTTGGCGAGCGAGCCGGCGTCGATTGTCTTTGAACGGTAATGGTGGAGGAGGCAATCGGCGGCGGCGCAGGCGATGGCCTGCATGACGCCGACCGAGCGGATAAAGTCCTCGCCCAGGGCCTGCGACACGTCGGCGCGGTCAAATGCTATGACGCTCCTTTGCAGGTCGGCACGCCACAGTCCACGGCGTTCCGGCAGCCTGTAACTGTCAATGTCCTCCTCGCCCCCGGTGGCGCCGTCGCCAGTGTCGTCTGGGTAGAGGGCGTCGATCGCGGCGACGACCGCCTCGCACACTCGGACGGGGCAACGGCGCACGGCAACGTCGAGCATGACGTAGGCCAGTTCCGAGCCGTCAGGCGCCCAACCTAGGGTGTGGGGGCGCAGGGTGCGAGCGGGGCGGGTCGGTACCGGCGGTAGGGGCGCAAACGGGGCGCTCGTCCTCGAATCAAGCGCATAGGCCACGGCGTCGGCCCGGCCAGTGGCCAAGAGGGTGACATGGGCCTGGGCGCGCGACGCGCCCCAGTCGGCGACCATGCGCTCGGCAACGGCGTCGGCATGGGGCGCGGCCAGGTCCATGGGTACGCCGGCGAGCCACTCGGCGACGACCGACGCGCACACAAGCATTCCGCAGCGCCACCGGCGGCGTCGCGCGTGCGTCGTGTCAATGTCCACGTAGAGGTCTCCGGCGCCGACCATTGGCCGGCGAAAGAGCCGCTGTGGATCGCCAAGGGCGTGGCTGTCCCACGGCGTCGGATTCTCGACGGCCCGGCGCAAGAGACGACAGGCCATGCGCGCCATAGAGCGCCACCGCGGGTCCATAAAGGCGCGGCCGCAGCGGTCGCGCCCGTTGACGATCACCGCCACCAGTTCGATGGGCAACGATGCCAACGATGTGGGTCCGTTGGCATGGTCGTCATCTCCATCATTGTTACTACCACCATTGTCTTGGTCCATGTCCTCTTTCATGGTCAGTCGTGTGGCCAGGTTTCGTGGTGGGCCTTGTGGCCTCTGCGGTTTTTTTGCGCACGCACAACAGCCCACGCCGCCCTGGGGTCTGCGCCGCAATGGGCCGAGGTTGAGGTCGCGCTCACGATTGGTGGATTAAAAGTGGAGGAGAGGCCGCGGACGCGCTTGCACCTGGGAGGTCGCGGCGCATTTGCAAAACAAAAACAAAAAAAGGATTCGCGAGAGGGTCATCGGAAACAAAAGATCGCCGGTCACAGGGTCCCGCTTTTTTTTCCAACGGGCTCTTTTTTTTTCTTGGTGGTCATCCGCCGCCGCCCTCACGATTCATATCGTGAGATTGCCTTTTTTCCATCTTCCCCCTCTTGCTTTGCCACGGACGCAGGAAACAAACCAAGTAAATAATAAAAAATAAAAAAAGTAAATTCCAGTGTCCAATTCCTTTTTCCGTTGTATCTTGGCCAACTTGTCGCCGTGTCTATTATGTGTATATGTGTGGATCCTGTCCTGGCGACGACATGTTGACCGAGGACCCGCGGTCGGACGCGCGCTACTCGCGACGAGAGGGATCGCTTTCCAAAGCCGCGCGACGGACGGCCTTTTCGGCCAAAAAGTCTTCCAACAAACCGGCGCATTCCGATGACGTGTCGCCCATGGACCGATCGAATGCCGCCCAGTCAAACTCTTCTTTTTGCCCGCCGTCGTCGGGCTTTGGCGCGTCCAACGCGTACGCGGCCGCATTGTACTCCTCTAGAAAAGCCAGTTGCGCCGCGATCTGTTCGGGCGTGGGGTCGGGCGGTCGCCTGCTGTCAAATGCCCGAGAGGTGCCAGGCCGGCCGGTCGTCCTGACCCGCGGATTGCGCTCAAAGACGCGCCCATGGCACTCGGTCGGTTCAACGTCGGGTGTCTTGCTCATGGCGTGACGGCTAAAGGCTTTTCCTCTTGTCGCACCTTCTTTTTTTTCCTCTCTTTCTCTCTCCACCTTGCCAAAGGCGCCGGCGATCGCCTAGAGGCCCGACGCACACGGGCCAGTGCGGCGGCGTTGCATCTTTTTTCCCGTCCACGCCAAGAACACGCGGCCAAAGAAAAAAAAGAGTTGCGCGCGCGATTTGTCGAGGGCGCCATGCGATTCGTCCATCAATGCGAAAAAAAAAGATAAAAAATTTGAAAAAATGTCACCACGAGGCGAGGGCCGGCGCGGTGCGTCCCCAGAGACCGAGGCGTCCTTTTTATGCTCTTCTCCTTGTGCGTGCCGCGCGGCCACGCCAAGATCGGCGCAAACAATGCCCCCCCCCCCCCCCCAAAAAAAGAGAAGGGACCCGACGCCGCCGGCAAGGCGCCGGCCGGCCTGCGGAAAGACAGAGAAATAAAAAAAAATAAAAAAAATAGAAAAAGAAGGATTACGAAAGAAAAGAGAAAAGAATGCGACGGCAAAGAAATGTCGTGCGTGGGCGCGTGCGTCGCATAATCAATTGTGCCTGTATAGGGCGACTTTCCTTTTTTTCTTTCCTCTTGTTACAATGGCCATGTGTCCACCCCCCAAAAACGGTCCTTTCCGGCGCACGCGTCTCTTTTCCATCCTTTTTGTCCTCTTGTGTGGCATGTCTTGGGGCGCGCGCGCGAGCGGGCGGAGGGCGGGAGAGGGGGGGGGGGCGCGAGAGCGCCTTTCTTAGACGAGACCCATCTCGACGTCGGCATCGTGCCCGTCGCCGATCATGTCGGTGAGGGCATCGACGACGGCCTGCATGGTCGGCCGGCGCGTCGGGTTGTTGTTCCAGCAGCGGGCCATGAGCACCTTAAAGTCCTCGGGCGTGTCCGCGGGCACCTGGGGCCGCGTGCCGCCGATGATGTCGGCATAGACGTCGGCGTCGTGGGCGCCGCGGTCGGCAAAGGGCTCCCGACGCGTGAGCACCGACCACATGACGAGGCCCATCGCGTAGACGTCCACCTTTTCCGTGCACGGCCGGCTCAGGAGCATCTCGGGCGCCGCGTAGGCGCGCGTCCCGCGGCAGGCCGTCATCGTGGCGCCCTCCTCCTTGACCCGCGCCAGGCCAAAGTCGGCGACGACGATGCGGTCGCCCTGGTCGGCCACCAACAGGTTGGCCGGCTTGAGGTCGCGATGCACGATCGGCGGCGTGCGCCCGTGCAGGTAGGCGACGCCGCGCGCCGCGTGCCTGAGCATGCGCAGCCGCACGTCCCACCCGAGCCGCCCGCCCTCGGGCGACGCCAGCAGGTCGCGCAGGGTGCCGCGCGGCATGTACTCGGTGACCAGGCACAGGTTGCCCTCCTGGAGGCAGGCGCCAAAGAGCGGCAGCACGTTGGCGTGGTCCAACTTGGCGTGGAGGATGACCTCGCCGCGAAAGTGGCAGATGTCGCGCTCGTTGAGCCTCGATCGCGCCAGGCGCTTGACGGCCACGTCGGCGCCGTACCAGTTGGCCCGGTAGACCGTGGCAAAGGAGCCCGCGCCGATGACGCGGCCCATCTTGAGGGTGCGCGGGTCGATCACCGCGCGACACAGGTTGGCCGAGTCGACATACTCCAACTCCTTCTGGCCGTCGCCCCAGGCGCGCCCGCCGCGTGGTGCGCCGTCATTGTCGCCGTCCTGGTTGTCGTCGTCATCATCATCATCGCCTTCCTCGCTGTCGCCATTGCCACTCGGGTGCCGATCGGCGCCGGCGGCCAGCAGCGCGTGGTCGGTCCATCGGCCGTCGAGTTGCGCCACGCGCAACTGGCAGAGCAGAGTGCGCACGCGCGATCCTTCCTCTTGCTCCTGGTCCGAGCCTCGGCTGCCGGCCTCGTCATCATCATCATCGCCCTGGGAACCGTCCATGTCGTCGGGGCGGTCGCCAGACTTGCCCAGCGAGCGTCCCGATCGGCGCCGGCGCGCCTCGTCGCACGTCCTGAGCATCCATTCGAGGTTGTGCCAGGCGAGGGCGCCGACCTGCGCCACGGCATCGTCCGTGTCGGCCGGGCCGCGCGCGGCGCCCGAGGCGTACCTCACGGGGGCCAACGGCGAGGCCGAGAGCGTGCGGACATGGTCCTTGCCCTTGTCATCGTCGGCCAGAGGCCCGCCCGAGGCTGTCGTCGTGCCCGAAATGATGTCGGCGGCGCCGGCGGCAAACCGCGCCCGTCGGCGCGAGCGCGAGTCGCCAAAGGCGCCGCCGGCGGCGCGCTCGATGCGCCCGGCCGCCGCCAGGCAGCGCTCGACGACCGGTCGCGGCCGCTCCACGAGATGCCGGCACAGGGCCTCGGTGACGAGCACGTGACCGCCGCGCACCCGCGGCGTGAGCCGCAGCGCCTCCTTGAGGCCCTCGCCGTCGTACTCGGGCCGGCGGCCGGGATCACACGACACGCGGCGCACGTGACCATAGTGGAGGGTCATGCGCACGCGGAGGCCGCGGTAGACGGGGCGCGCGCGGCCCGATTCGATGTCGGCCGTCGACGCCGTGCCCGGATACTCGGCGGCGGCCTCGGGACACGCGAGTAGGTCGGCCGGCCATGCCGTCTCGTCCGACGCCAAGAGGCGCTGCGAGGCGGCGGCCCACGCGACGGCGGCGCACGGATCGACAAACACGGCGCAAAACAGGCTCGCCGTCGTGCGCCCGGCCTGGGCCGCCTCGTGCCCGCCGTAGCGCGCCGTGAGCCGCCGCAGCGTCTGCAGCAGCGTGAACGTGGCCGCGCCCATGGCCGTCGGCGCCGTCTCCCACAGGGTGGCGGCGTGCGCCACGTCGGCCAGCGCCACCACCACCATGCCGTCGGGCGCGCGCCCGGCCTTGCGCCGCATCGCCATGGCACCGCCGTCGATCCCAGCGCCGCCGCCGCCGTCGGTGACCTCGCTGCCGCTGGCGCCCGTGAGCGTGTCGGTCGTGCGGCTGCCGTCGGCGTCGCGGTTGGTGCTGCCGAGCACATTGTGCGTGGCCGACGACGACGACGAATCGGACGCGCCATAGGGCCGCGCGTCGTGCACGTGGCCGGCGAGTTCGCCCAGTTCGCTGAGCACGCCCAGAAAGGTCGGGCGCGCCGACGGGTCCGTGTCCCAGCACGACCGATAGAGGCCCACGTAGGCGGCGACGATGGCGCGAGGCATGGCCTCGCTCTCGGCCGCCGCCGAGATGTCGTCCTCGGGGTCGTAGCGCGCCGCGTCAAACACGTCGACGCCCTCGGCGGCGAGGGCCGCGCGCGCGACGTGCGCGTCGGGCCGCATGCCATCGCGCATGACCGCCACCTGGACGGCCGCCGGGCTGCAGCCGCGGTAGGGCGAGTCGCGCGTGAGCAACTCCCAGAGAACGACGCCAAACGAGTAGACGTCGGCGGCCTGCACGTCGGCCTCGTCGCCGCCCGACGCCCAGCGGATGCGCTCCGGCGCCGCCCAGTGCACGGTGCCCAGGTTGTGCTGCTGTTGCTGCTGCTGGGTGTCTGACCCGCCGATCGATCGATTGGTGCCGGTGCCGGTGCCGGTACCGCCGATGCGCATCGACGAGAGGCCAAAGTCGCTCACCTTGGTCTGCCACTTTTCCGTGATCAATATGTTGAGCGACTTGAGGTCGCCGTGGCTGATGCCCGACGAGTGCAGAAAGTGCATGCCCTTGGCGGCGTGGTGCGCGATGGCCACCTTCAACTTGAACGGGATCTGCACCAGGAGTTCATTGTCGAGCACGTCGCGCAGCGACCCGAGCGCCATGTGCTCCATGACGATGGCGAGCGCCGGCGGCCGGGTGGACGCGCCCATGAACATGACCACGTGCGGGTGGCGCAGGGTGCACATCACCCTGACCTCCTCGGCAAAGTGGGCCAGCGCGACGCGGTCCCACCCGCGCGCGGACGCGTGGAAGCGCTTAACGGCGACGCGCGTGCCGCGCCACACGCCCTCAAACACCTCGGACGTGGCGCCGGCGCCCAGGCTGCGCACGGTGGCGATCTCCTCGATGTCGATCTCGCAGCCCGAGTCGAGCGCGCGCCGCCGCGCGCCCCGGTGGCGGACGATCACGAGCACGGCCACCAACAGCACCAAGATGACGAGGCCGCAGCAGACCGGCACCGCCACGCCGACGGCGACGCCCACGATGAGCGCCGTCCCCGTGCCGTCGTCCCTCGATCCGGGTCCCGCAGAGGCAGTGTCGGCCGTTTCGCAGTGGGCGCCCGTCCACCCGGCGTCGCACGAGCACGCGGCGCTCGACCACGTCGTCGCGGGCGCCGTCGACGGTGCCGCGCTCGCGAGGCACTGTCCGTGGTTGGCACACAGGGTGACCCCCACGGCCGGGTCGGCGGCGTCCGGCGGCACATAGAGGCACGGCGCCACGCCGAGCACGTGGACACGCGCACCGGCCCTCGACAGGCACGTGACATCGGCGAGCGCCGAGATGATGCGCGCAGTGGCGCCTGGACCCGAGGCGCGCGTCGACGTGGCGAGGCCCTGCGCGGTCGCCACCGCCGCGCCGTCGGCCGACGTCTGGGTCCAGTAAAGGGCGTCGACGAGGCCGGCCGCCTTGGCACAGTCGGGCGTCGTCTCGCGGTGCATGTAGGCGTGGTACCAGCCGAGGATGGGCCAGGCGCCGGCGGTCGCCGCGCCCACCATCATCGTCGGCAGGCCGGCAAAGGGCAGCGTCGCATTGGCGCGCCGCGCGTGCGTTGCTGTCGAGGATGGTGTCGCTGTCGAGGAGGATGAGGAGGATGATGGTGATGACGACCGAGGGACAGTCAAAGGCCCATAGGCATCGGCGCGGCGCGCAGGACTGCGGGGCACAAAGTCGGGCAGGACAAAGTCGGCCGTGGCGAGGGCCAGGGCGTCGGCTGTGGGTGACACGCGGTTGCCGGCGGCATCGCGCAGGTCGGCCAGGCTCGGATTGCGCGCTGCGAGCGCGGCCTCGACAGCGTCGACGCCCAGCGCATAGGGCGTGGCCTTGACGGCGGCAGCGACGCCGTCGCCGGCCAAGAGGACGCGCGCGGGCGCCAGCGACTCGATCGGATAGACGATCGAAGCGACGCCGGCCGTCGTCCTGGAACCGTTGAGCACCTGGTCGCAAAATGCCGCGTCGGCCGCCATGTATTCGGCGGCAAAGCGATTGGCCACGCCGCCGAGCGGACCGCCGGCGCCCGACGCCGACCCGCCCTTGGCCAGCGCGACGACGATCGGCCGACCGGGCAAGACGGCGGCGAGCAGCGGGTTGGCCGCGACAATGTCGCCATGGTTCCACGCGTCGATCCGGCCCAGGACGATGCCGGCCAAGAGACCGGCGTCCAGGAGCAGGGGCGCCGTCTCGCGGGCAATCTCGGGCACGTTGTAGACGGCGGCGTAGGGCCGCACGGCCACGGGCACCGACGTGCAGTCGACGCACGCCGCCGCCAGCACCGGGCCGAGGTCGGTGACGCCGGCCGACGTCACGGCAAAGTCGATGCCGTACGAGGCCAGGCGCGCGACGGCCTCGTCCTCGCCGTCCTCGGCCAATTTAAGACGCGCGCCAGAGGTGGCGCCCGCGCGCGACGACGCATAGGCCTGCATCCAGCCCGACCACACGAGCGACGTCGTGCCGGCGCCGACGAGGGCGGCCGCGGCGACGCGCGTCGTGCCCAGCGCATTGTTGGTCACGGCTGCTGTTGCTGCTACTGACGTCGTCCTCTTTGCCACCGGGTAGGGCTCTGTGGTGCCCGAGTTTGTCCGCGGGGTTCCCGAGAACAGAGCAATGTCAGTCGACGCCGCCGAGGACGTGGCGCAGAGCGAGACGGCGCCCATCATGTCAGTGGCGCGCTGGCGAAAGTTGCCCGACAGCGGAACGAGACCGCGCGAGGCCAGCGTGGCCGCCAGCGCGCCGTCGTTGACCGCGAGCCAGGCGAGAAAGTCGAGCGCGGCCTCGGCGTACTGGCAGTCGTAGCCGGCGGGGAGCGCGTCCGTGCGCAGCACCGCCGTGACGAGACCCACGACGGGCCACGTGTTGGGATCGTCCAGGTCCGACAGGCCCGACACGCCCGTGTCGTAGGGCACGCCGCGCAGGGCGAGCGCGTCATAGGTGTCCATGGCCTCGTACGCGGCCGAAGGCGTCCAGCCGAAAAAGAACCGGCCGGCGCGGTTGGTGAGCATCGGGCGCGCGTACGTGGCCATCGCCGGATCGCCCGCCACGGTGTACGCGATGACGCCGTCGCCCGACGCCAGGGCCGCCGCTGTCGTGGCAAAGAGGCGCGCGCCCGTCGTCGGGTCGTAGACGGGACCGGTGGGCGTCGTCCCGGCGGGCACGACGGCCGACCAGGTCTCGGGGTCGACCACGAGGGTGCGGTTGGCGCCGGCCGTGGCCAGGACGAGCGCGGCGAGGTCGCCCCCGTGGGCGGCGTAGGCCGAGGCAAAGGCGGCGCTGGCCGACGCCAGGGCCTGCGCAAAGGTGGCGCCGAGCGAGGCGGCCTCGGCCTCGAGCGACCCATAGGCAAAGCGCTCGACGGCGATGAGGACCTCGCCCGCCGGCAGCATGTCGGGCGTGGCACCGCTGCCGGCCGCAAAGGCCGGGTCGTCCCAGCGCGCGACGGCGCCCGACCACACGGCGGCAAACAGCGGCAGGCCGTCAAAGATGACCATGCTCGGACCGCCGGCGAACGAGTAGACCACCTCGACGCCATAGGCCGCCACGGGCAACTGCACGCGGCCGGGCAGCGGGCGCGGGACCTGCGCGGCCAAGAGCACGACGTCGCAGCGGCCCGAGTCATAGTCGGCCATCGCCGTGGCGGCGTCGGTGTCGAGGCGCCGGACGGCCACGTCGTCCACCGTAAAGACATAGGCCGACGCCACGACGTCGAGGGTGTCGCCGCCCAGCGCGGCGCCCTCAAACAGCAGGGTCTTGGTGGGCGTCATGGGCAGGATCGACATGTCGTTCGACCGGTCGAGCGGCAGGCACACAGGGTCGGCGGCGGCAGGCGCCGTCGCCAGCGCGAGCAACAGCGCCAGGGCGGCCGCGCACGTCTGGCCGGAGAGAGATTATTTTAAATAAATATCCAAACAAAAAAAGAGGAATAAAAGACGGGGCGCGAAGGGGGCGGAAAGCCGCGCGACGGGAAGAAGGGCGCGCCGTACCCAGAGCGTGCAGCGGCGCAACGGGGATGTGCGGTCGGAGCGGCGGTGCGCAAAAGTCATGGCAGGTGTGCGATGAGTCTGGTGCTGTCTGTCGGCGTCGGCGATGCAGATGGTTGCGGGGATGGCGGCCGTGGTTGTGACAGTGATGGATGGCAATACAGGAAGGCACGTCGATATCCTCGCCCGTGTCGGATTTGGTGTCGCCCAGTGTGCACGGGTTAGAGTGCGAAGGAGAGGGGCCGAGCGGACAAAGGGGGCAAAAAGAGGGCTGTGTGTGCGTCGTCTGATCCGCCCGTATGTGCGTACTATAGAGACACACCACGAGGCCGCGACGACGTATTTACGGGCCGCACGACGGGGCGAGCGCGCAGGGCTCAACCAATCGCCACCACTTGCCCATTTTGGGACTCGCAAATAGCATTCGGGCATGTCGATTCGAATCGACGGTTGAATTGCTACGGTCCCTTTTCACAACAACGTACGGAACTCGATCGCGGTGTCGGATCGCGTGGCGGGACACGATGCCGTTGCCAGACGACGGTGGTCTTGTTCATTTGCGCACCGTCGGGCGACGGCGTGATCCGTTCGCGTGCGCGCAAGCGTTGCTCTTGTGCCACCCGCCAATATATTGGCCTGTGCAAAAAAATGGCGCCTCGCCAGAGCCCTTTTCCACCCCCATGCATCCTGTGTTGTGCTCTTTTTCCCTCTTCCTTTTTTATTTCTTTTTCGTGATCGTAATCCCAAAACAGCCACCGCCCGGCACCCGCGACCAAAAAAAAAAGGGAAAAAAGAGCACAACATAGCGTCGGCGCCGCAAGTCCTATCGGCCCTTTTTCGAGATGGCCTGTGTCTTTGTGTCTCTTTTGTCGCGCCACCAGGTTTCGGTGCGTGTGCATCGGCCAGTCGGTCCGAGGGGGGAAAAAAGAAAAACCGATGGTCGTGTCCTTGTTCGCCCGCTAAGGCACACAAAAATATTTTCTTTTTTTTTGATCACAACCTTTTCGCGTCGGCCTTTTTTTGCTGCGCCCCTCTCTGTTGTGTCGGCGCCGGCACAAGAGACCGCCCCCGTCACGCAACATGGTCGTCGACGACAATGGTGATGATGATGGCGACAAAGATGACTAAAAAGAAAAAGAAAAAACAAAGTCCCTCGGCCCAAAAGGACGCAAGAAATCGCATCAACGATCCCGCCCACCCAAGACCCACCATACTCTTCCCCTTTTTCTCTGTTCTTTTTTTCTCACCTAATTTCCGTGTGGGGCTCTAGAGACGGACCAATCCGCGCGCACGCAATACCGTGTCGGTGTCTGCCGACAATAAAATAAAAAGAGCCCGACACGCGAGAATCATCTCGACCGCATTTGCCCCCGCCACGCACACACACCGACCTCTGGGCACTTTTCTTTGGCCTTTCTGCGGTTAGCGCGATCCTTTTATTTTTGTCGGCTCGATTTGATACGCCCTCTCCCTCGAAAGACGCCGCGCAGGCAAAAAAAAAGACACAAGGACGAGACGTGCTCGATCAACAAAGGCGCTGGTTTTTTATTTCAAGAAGAAAAACCAAAAGACGGAGCGAAGCCACCGCCTGACGATGGCGTCGACGACGATGGCCGGGCCGGCGGTCATCCAACCGCAGCCGCACGTAGAGCGTGATCTTTTTGCACGCGCCATGGCCGACTCGGCCGTATGGCCGCCGGTTCCCGCATGGGATCCGGTCGCCATGCGTCGCCGCTGCGCCCTCTACGCCCTGTGCGCCGCGTGGCACGCCTCGACGCGCTCAAACGCGCCATCGTGGCGCACGTCGACGCTCGACCGACTCGATCAATGGGCGGCCTCGCTCGTCGAGCCCGTGGTGGTCTGCCCCGGCAGCGTTGCCCGCCCGGCGACCGTGTCCTCGGCGCACGTGGCGTCGTCTACCGTGCCGAACGCCCGACGCGGCGCGGCACAGACGTGCACGGTTGATGCCGACGGACCGCGCTGTCTCACAAGCGACGCCGGTGCGCGTGCCGCCATCAATGAGCGCCTCTTGCACGCGCTCGTCCTCGCCGCCGTCGAGACGGGATGCGCAGTCGACGTGGCCGCCGTGTGCCCGCGGGTCGGGGTCGACCTCTTTGCCGCATGGCCCACCGCCCAGATCGTCGGCGTCGCCGGGCCGTACGGACCCCTTGTCGTCGACCTCGCCGTCGTGCTGTGAGCCATCTTGTATAAGGCCGTCCGATTCTCCTTTTCTTTTTTTTCCTATTTCTATTTCTCTTTTTTTCTCGCAGCCACCAAAAGACAAAAGGGAACAAAAGAGAATAAAGAGATGTTTATAAACTTTCTGCGGTGCCGAGACTGCGGCGGTCTTGCTGTCGAGGCGACGACCACGCTTGGGCGTGTCTGTTGCAAAAAAAAAGGTTGCTTTCGCCGTTGACCTCCTGTGTCTGTCTACCAGCCCGAAACCAACTTTTTTTACTATATTGTTTTTTGTGATTATAAATATTTTGTGATTACAATCATTACCATTGATATCATAGTAATGGCATTGCATTTGGGTCATCCTGTTCTCTTGTCGTCCGCCTTTTTTTCCCTCTGTCGATGTCGATCGACCGCGCGCGCCCGCCACGACCCGCACTTGTCGAATCTGGAACCAGATTGAGGCACAACAACAGAGGCGACGGCGACCGGGCAGGTCTCTCCACCCCAAAAAGAGACAACAGAAACAAAAAAAGAGCACCAAGGGCTCCGCAGCAGCGCGACCCTTTGGATGGACCCAAAAGCCCGGCACCACCCCGCCCTCTCGCCGTGAACAAACTGACCAATCGACGACTTTGTCGACAAAAAGTTGTCTTTTTTGTGGACATGGGCACAGGCCAAAATGCAGAGCCGCCACTTTCGGTCGAGTCGTTGCTCTGTTTTCTTCTTTTGGTTTGCGGGCTGTTTGTCATTTTTTATTTTTTGCGGTGATATGAATTCATTGCTGGCCGGCGGCACCCTCGACGACCAGACACTGCGGGAGCACGCCTTTGACGAGGCCCTCATGGAATGTGCCCGATTCATGGGCGTCGCGTGGCCGCTGCCGCCGACGCACGACCTCGCGACGCTCGCCCTAGGCCACGCGCACCAAACCACGGCCCCTACCGTCGCGCCCGGCCACACGGGCCGCACCGCCTGGTTCGATCTCGACACCAACACCACCGACCATGCCCGCTCGGGAGGCGACCTCGGCGACGACTCTTTTTCATGCACGGCCACAGACAGCGGCGGCGATCGCACCGGTCGCCAGGACGACGGCAGAGACAACGGCCCTGGCAACGACGGCGCGCACATTACCGACGTGGGCGCGTCCGGTCTGCCGGCCCATGGAAGCGCGGTCGGTTCCCCCGACGCCGACAATGCGATCATCGTGGGCGAGGTGCCGGCGCACGCTGAAAGACGCCGACGACGACGCGCAGGATACGAGGATGGCACTGCCGAATCAACGCGGTGGGACCAGGGCAGAAACAACAAACGACCCTGCATCAGGCCCACCCATGCGTGTGGCGACCGCGAGTCCATTGGCGCCGAGGGCGACGATCGACCGGCGAGCGACCTCGGCAGTCGGTGCGACCGGTGCGACCGCTGCCCAACCGTGGGCTCGTCGATGTGCACGCACGGCATGTGCGGCGTCCACTGCCGGGCGCGGCAGCGCCTGATCGGACCCACGCGCGGCCGGTGCGCCTCGGTCCTGCACCGGGTCGTCGTCTGGATGGAGCAGTGCGCCGTCGCCGGGTGCAGGGGTCGCACGAGCGTCGGCTGCGTCGCGCGTCTGTGCACGCGCCATTGTGTCGCCTTGTCTCCCGCGGCCGTTGCATGCGGCAACATCCCGCATCGCAAGGCCATCCGCAAGAGCCGTCGCGCCGCGGCTGCCCGATGAGTCTGCCGTCCCTCCCCCCTCCCTCTCCCAAACCTGTCCTTTTTTCTTTGCTCCTGTTGATCAAAGTGATCGCCTATCTTTTGAAATCGTGCTGTAAATACATTCTCAAATATCAAAAAAGGACCAGATGGCCCATCGAAAAAAAAGTTTCGTGCGGTCGCGTCCTCTGCGTCAGACAATCGCGAGACCCAACCGCCAAGAATAGTAGGCGTGTTTTCTTTTTTTTTGAGCAATGTCGCAGTTTTGGTGCGCCACGGGTCAGGCTTCCATCCCGCGAGGGCGGCAAGACCAAAACCCAGAGAGATAAAAAAAACAGAGGGCGCAGACCCCAAACGGATCTCCTTTTTCTGCCGCCCCCACGTCGTCGGTTTGTTTGGCCTTCTTCCCATAAAATATAAAAACCAAAAAAAACAAAAATCGCACAGAAAAAAAAAGAGCGAGAAAACCAAGTTGGCCTTTATAAAAGGCGATTGGCTACTAGGCCGGCGGCCGCGGGGCCTGTGCGGGCGCATTTTTCGTACGCCAGAAGAAACCAAAAAAAAAAGAGGCCACGGGCGCCACGCGACATCGACTTGGTTGCGGTTTGCTTTTGGGACGAGGACGCGCACGTCCTACAAAAGAGCGCGCGCCACCGAAAACGTTGTCGGTGCCCTTTTTTCCCCTCTCTTTCAGCGGGCTCACAAAGATCCCACGAGAAAATGGCGGGGCGCCCGCAAGAGGCCCGCACAACCATGGCGTCGGGGGCTCGATTTGGCACACATGCCATGGATGACGGGGATCGCCTCGGGCATACGGCCGCCGACGACAGGACGGCGTCGGCAGGGGTCGACGCGTTGGATATGGTCTCATTGGTCGATCCGTGCGAGTCGCGCCCGCCACCCGGCGACGGCCCGTTTGATCTGCCGGCGGCGGGCGAGTGCCTGCGCCTCCTTGAGGAGGCCTTTGTCGTGGCGCTCCACGACGACATCGTCGCCGAGATCGTCGCGCGCACGGCAGACGCTCTGGGCGCGCGCGACCCCGCCGCCCTGATCGGCGCGTACGCGCGCCTTGCCTCTCGGTGCGACCGACGCGCATCGGCCCACCCGTGTGCCGTGCGCCCGGTGTGCGCTCTGTGTGGCCGCGCTCCGACGACGGCCCAGATCGCTGCGGCGCTCGCGCGGCTCGACGCGCTCGACCAGGGACTGGGAGCACGCGCGTCGATAGTCGACGCCCGTCGACGGGCCATGACGCGCGCGCTGGCCCAGCCCGACGGCGTGCCGGCGGCCGTTGACGCCTATCGTGCCTACCTGCACGCCGCCTATGCCACGCTTCACGCGCGCTACGTGGCCTTTTGGACGCTCGTCGTGCGCCAGCCCGTGCTGTCCCGCGCGTCCGCGGACCGTTCGTATCGCGCGGGTCCGCCCGCGAGCGCGCCGCGATGGGGCGGCACGCGCATGCTCACCCCCGTCCGCCTCGCCCACGCGCTGGCGGCGCTGGGCCATCGCGCGGTGGCCCGCCTCCTGATCGCCCAGCAAGGCATGGAGCCCGTCTGTGCGTTTGATCCGCCGCTGTCCCTGTTGCCCTCGCCGGGCGCCGCGCCCATGTGCCGCCGGTGGGCCGCCCTGCCCGAGGTCGACGCTGTGGTGCGCGCCGTCGACATCCACGAGCGCCTCGCCAGTGCTGACTGACGATCGGCAGGGATGGCCCATCCAAGACGGCACGGCGCCGCTGTCTCGCCTTGCGGTTTAGGAAAAAAAAGACATAAAGAAAACCCCCTTCCCCGACACAAAGCACCCAACAAAATAGACAAGACCGGGCCAACAACAGGGATTTCTTTGTTTTTTTTCCATCAAATAGGTTTGTTTTTCTTTCCAATGTGTGGGCGGTGGCGGGGACGTGTTTGCGCCCTTTCGCCCCTTGCTCATGTGTGTGTACCGTCGGGCGAGTCTTGGGGCGGCGGCGACGGCGGTCCAACACGACGGCGCTTGAGCGGACGCGGTCCATCCGGCCCACGACACGAGGTGCACGCGCACGATAGCGCGGGTTCCGGTTCGTGATCGCGGTCATGTGCCCAGAACATGGCGGCGTAGGCGGCCACGCACAAGAGGCCTTTGTCTGCAATCTCCCTGAGACACTCCACGTCATGCGAGTGCTGGCGACGCCAGAGGGACGCCCCCATGTCACAGAGCGCCTGCGTGTGCTGGCGCCCGTAGCGTTGGATCAGGTAGGCCACGGCGTCGGCACGCGGTGCAAACCCATCGGTGAGCACGACCGACTCGTCCAGGGTGACGCCCTTTTGCTCGATGGCATAGGCGATCAGCGACATGCTCTGCGATGCCAGGACTGCGCCGGCCGCGCGCTTCCAGTCATAGGGCGGATCGAGCACAGACTCGATCGCGCGCACCGCTTCCAACGCGCCCTCGACGATGCATGCTGTCACGAGCGCCGCGTCGACGGCGTCGGGCCACTGCCGCGCCAGCCACCAGGCGCCGCTCGATTCGTCATCGTCGTAAGCCGTGCTGGCGACGATCGCGCTGCGCACCATGTGCCGAGTCGGCGGGAAGCGTTGAGTGATCAACTCCATCGCCTCGACGTCATTGTTGGAGGCTGCGCCCACCAAGAGCGCCGTCGGGTCGATCGGGAGGCCGCGATCGATCGCGGCCACAATGGCCGCGTGGTGGCCCACGTTGACCGAGGTGACGGCACTGTTGAGCCTCTGTACAAGTTCCGGATCGGTGATGGGTTCCATATGCTGCACGATGGCTTCGATCGAGTCGTGGCCCTGGACGATGGCCTCGACCAACTGGTCCAACGCGGGTCGGCAGTAGCCCGCGCAGCCAAAGTCGCGCATCCACAGCGCCACGTCGGGTCGCGCGGCGCTCCATGCCGCGCGACCGATCTGGGCGTCGCATCGGCACAGTTTCGCGTTCGTCGACGGCAGGCTGTACATGTCGTGGACAAAGACAAACAAGTCCACGTTGCCCGCGCCGGCCGCTTCCTTGACGCCCCAGCCACAGCCTCCGCCATACACATTGCCGATGCGTCGCGTGAGCAGATAGCGCGCAATGTCGACGTGCCGGCCACGCGCGGCGGCGCACACGGCGCTGTACACGTCGTGTCGGCCGGGACGGCACGGTGCGTCGGCGGCGGATGACTGCCGGGAGGAGGGCGGAAAAAAGGGAGCGCGCGCACGAGGCGTGAGCAAAACAATTATAATCAAAGAAAAACGCACAGACGCGCAAAAAAACACCCAGTTTAAAAAGAAAAACAAGAGCGCACACACGCGCAAAGGAAAAAAAGGCATGGGCCGACAAAAACAAGGCACCGGAAAGAGAGAATACCTCGATAAACTGGTGGACGAGCCGCACAATGTCGAGGCGTCCCCCGGCGACTGCAACCCCCAAGAGGGACCGACTTGTATGGTCCGAGTACAGAGGCAATGCCTTGGCGACGAGGTCACGGGGCGCGCGCGATCTGATGACCGCAGCCGCGTGGGCGGGGCGCGCGACCCATTCGGCCGCGTGTCGCACAACGTCGATCAAGTCAAAGAGGCGCGCGGCCATCCGCGCCGCCAAAAGGTGGCTCGGGCGTCTGACAAACTGGACAATGTGCAGCAGAATTTCTCTGGGCAAGTCGGCCAACCCGATCGTCCCTCGCGCACACGGCGGGTCGTGCGACGGCGCGCCAGTATCGGTCGTAGGCCCTGCCGCCATGCGCGCCCCCTCTATGCCAGACATCTCTCTTTTTTTTCCTGCGGTGTGCACGGTTGTAGAGTCTGTGGGCGCCTGGCTGCGCTTTGGTCGTCGTCCGCGATGCCGTCGGGGCTATGGCATTGGTGACTGGGTCACTAGAAAAAAAAATCGGATCACGCGGACCAATGCGCTCTCGCTGCTTCTATTGCCATTTCTCTCGCGGCCTTTTCGCCGGCCCTTGGTTGGCGCTTACCATTTGATTGCCAGGCGAGCAATGGAACAAAAAAAAAGACTGAATGATCCCACCATCCACGCGCACGCATATTTTTCTTCCTATGACAGCCGCCACGTGGTGCGTCCGGTCAATCCCGCGAGGCGGGCACCTCGGCCCAGCGCCAGGCAACGGCCCGTCTCCTTGGTTATCGCCCGATCTTGGTTGTCAAGCAGTGTTTTTGTGGACCCATGCCGTGGACGCGGAATGGGTGGAACCGACACTGGGCGACGGCTGCGCCAAAGGCGCCCACTTGTCGCCCTGCGAACTCACGCTCGATCATGGACCGGCCACAAACTCCAAGAATGCCAACAGGCGCGGCTAAGAAAAAAGATCGCCCACCCGACCACGACCCATTCGCTTTTGCCCCACAAAAGAGCGCGCGAGAACCCGCGACCGGCTGGGCCGCCAGACAGGATTAAAACACGAGGGATTTGGCGAGGAAGGGAGCAGCGTCCAAACGGCGCCGGCGAGACGACCGACAAGGGGCGGCGCGTGCTTTTGTTGGGCGTCGCGTGTGAGGTATTCAAAGTTTCAACACCTAGCGGGTGCCTTTCTGCGTGGTTCTTTCACATCGTGCCGACACGACCCGAACCGGGCCGCGTCTCTGCAAAACAATATGTGCGACGCCGACACATCTAATCCGTGCTCCATGGGCGACGACGACAGGCCAAAGGACGGCGGCGACCCTCAAGACGACAAGATGGAAAAATCTACCATCGGAAAAAGAATCTACACCGGGGAGCCCGATCCTGAAGGGCGTGCCGGCAGCGAGAGCGAGCCCAGCGACGACTTTGACGAGGCCGAGTTTGACGAGGAACTGATACAAAAGTCTATGCGGCGGGCTGCCAAGGCGGATGAAAATGAGAAAACCTTTTTCGTTTGGCGCGATGGGGAGTGGGTTGAGGTTCCCAATGTGTTTTACAGGCAGCGAATGCTCGCTGAATAAAATTCCCGTCGATGGGCCGGCCACCAGCGACCGGTTCATGCCCTTGTTCACGGTCGAGCCGGCTAGCCGTTGCTTGGCGTCGTGTACGCCTCCGGCCCTTATGGGGGGGGGCGCAAAGTCAGCGATGGACTCTGAGAGAGATATCGCCGTTATCGTCATCGTCCCCGATGGTAGCGCACCAACGCGCCCACACATCGTCCAGGGGCGCGCCGACGAGGCCGATGGGACCGGGCTTCCGCGCGTCGCCGCCAAGGAGCGCACACAGGCGCGCGTGCGGTTCAGCCGGAATATCGGGCGCCGTGGGCCGGACAACGACGTACGTCTTGGTGGCGCGGACCGGGTCGGGCGTCGACGCCAGCCACGTGCCAAAGAGCCGGTCGACAAAGTCGCGGTCGTCGAGCCGAGGCCATAGGCCTGTCGCGCCGATGACGTCGGTGGGCATCGAGGGCGTGTCGCCCAGAGGATCACCCCGCAGGGTCCAATAGACAGACGGCGGCGACCCGTGGTGGTGTAATGTCAGATGGAGGCCGACGTACGTGGGAACGCCCCCGTGCAGCGCCTCGCCCACGTAGACATAGTTCACCCCACCGTCGGCAGCGGCAGCGGCGGCGCAGAGCGCGCGCAGCAACAGGGTGCGCCGGCGGGTGAGCGCCGCGCGCTTGCGGGCCGTGCAATACACACGAGAGGCCGCCGCTGCCAGGCGTCTGTCGCTGGCGGTGAGGGCAAAGACGTCACGGTCGTCGAGAGGCCGGCCCGCCGAGCAGACACGCCCGCCGTGGTTGTCTTCGACGATGGCGGCGAGCAATTCGTCGGGCAGGTCGCCAAGGTGCACGGCGTCCATGTTCTCTTTTTTTCTTTTCCTCCCCCTTTTTTCCTTTTTTCCGCCTTGATCAACGCAAAAAGGGAGAGCCCACTCGCCCGATCCTTTTTTTTTGGTTTGTGACCAGTCTGTATGTCTGCTATCTTGCGGGGGCGCTGCGTGCCGTTATGTGCCACTCTGCGATGCGCAGAGATGCTTCAAAGATATGAACGCCAAAAGGATTTTTTTTTCGGCGCACGCGGCCACAAGCCAGACTATTTTTCTTTTTTTTTTCTCTTCGGCCGGCCTCGTTCTTTCTTTCTTTTTTTTTGGTCTCTTTGGTCGTCGTCAGTTCGCCAGCCGCTGGAGCACATCAAAAGGCGCGGGGAAACAAGTTGTCCTCCGGTCGGCCCGTTTTCGTGCCGCCCATCCGGAAGAAAAGGGAAAAAAAGTGAACAACACGGTGCCCTCTTTCCCTGCCGCCGCATGGGCGGCACTCGGCAATGGCGCCGGGGCAAAATGAAAAGGTCGCCAGAGAGCCGTAACGGCCAAAGCCCTTACGACAGAGTCGAGTCGCCGGCGGCAATCACCCTCGACGGGTGAGCGGCGGTGTGCATGCTCTTTTCAAAGAGAGAAAAAAAAGGACGGCACTGACAGGCGTAGTTGCGACGGTTGTTTTTTCTTTGTGTTGCCTCTTTTTTTTCGTCGAGCCCGCGCATTTTTTCGCGAGCGCGATCACGCAAGAGATCTCCATTACGGTCGACTCTATTCCTCTGTCTAATCCTCTGCCGGACGACAAATGCCAACCAATCAAAAGTCGATATTGTGGCCATATGAAAAAGAAAAAGACACGAGGACCAAAACAAAGCACACCTGCCGGCGAGACAATAGCGCAACCGGGACAAGAGACGCCGCTAAAGTAGGGGACTCTGCGATCGCACGACTGAAAGGAAAAAAAAAGCAACATAGCGCCCACGCCGCCGGTCCACCAAAAAGAACAAGGTACCGTCATCATTGCGCAAACCGACGCCCATTTGCCCGCGCGTACAGAAAAAGTCGCACTCACACGTGAATTTTCTTCCCGATCAGACACGACCCTATTCGAATGGGCGCAACGACATCCACCATTACGGTCGCCGGCACCAACGGGGTCGCCATCAGCGGCACCGCCAGCGTCACGCAGAGCACGACCATGGCGCGCGATGCCTCTTCGACCGTGCATTTTGGCAACATCTCGGTGACTGGTCGCGGCGGAACGGTCACTGTCAGGCGCGACGGCGCATCGTCCTCTGTCTCGGATACTGTCTCGACGACATGCGCCGAGACCGACATTGTCTACACGGGGCCGTTGGCCGCTCGCGTGACCGTCGAAAACGCGGGCGGCGAGTGCAGGCTCACGCAGGTCGTCGACGGCGACGAGCGCACCGTGGCCACCATCGCGCCCGACACGACGCTCTCGATCTCGCCCCGAGGTCGCGCGCTTGGCGTTGCCCTCGTCACGCCGAGCAATTGGGACGAGGTCTCGTCCATCGTCGTAGTGGTCGCCGTCCTATCTGTCGTCTCTTTCTTTGTTTACAAATAAGAATAAAATAAAGGGTGATGATGAGCGCAGCCCTTGAAAACTTTCCAAGAAAGACAACTGCCCATTTGTACAGACGATTGTCGACGGTTTGGCGCATTATCGCGCACCGCGGCGCCCGATACGGCCATTGCTGCGTCGCCGACGGGCAGGACGATCATCACATCCGCGGTGGCAACTTTTTTTTAGGTTCAGCGCGGTACTGCCTCTCTGCGCCGCCTGTCTCTTGTTTTGTTTTGGTTTTTTACCATACAATAAGCATCTGTTTATTGCCATCGTCGTTGTTTCTTGGTGAGTATGCAAAAGAGGCACACGAGGGGTAGTGTTGGGGCGCACGGCGTCGGTAGGATGGGACCGCTGTCGCTAGGTTGCGCCTTTTCGGCAGGCTGTGCGCGATGGGGCGACACGGAAAGAAAGGTCGTCGAGGCGGTGGGAATAAAAAAGAAACTCAATCGTCCTCGGGTTCGCCCTCGTCCTCGCTCGTATGCTCGCCGTTGGCGCCGCCGTAGGACCTTTCCATGATGCGGTGGCGTCCGCGACGGCGCGGGGCACCTGGGCGCGCGCGCGACAGCAGGCCCCACACGAGTTGGCTCTCGCTGAACGTGGTGGCTCCCGAGGTGGCGCCGCTGTCTGCGACCTGGCGGACGGCATCGTTCATGAGCGCGCGGAGGGCGGCCTCGGGCGCGTCGCGCACCCTGCGCGGCAGCCGGCGCCGCCCGTGCGCCTCAAACCCGACGATCGACCCATAGGGATCCAACTGCATCGCGGCGACGTGCTGCCCCCCGCGGTCGAGAGACACCAGCGCACCGCCGGCGCTAGGGAAGCGCACGTGGATCGTGTACAAGGATGGCGGTGCGTAATGGTCGCCGTCGGTGTCATCGTCATCCGTGGCGGCACTATTGTCGACAAGCACACTCTGCGACGACGGCGACCAAGCCTCGCCGGCAGAGAGGCGCGCCAGAGCGTTGATCGCGTAGGCAGCAAGTGCAACGCCCTGGTAACCCGACGGCGCCGTCCGTCCCACGGCCGCCAACACCGACACGGGTGTAAGCGGTCGGCGCAACCCAACGATGCCGTCGGGGATGGCGACGTCGAGGTTCCTGAGAGCGCTCCAAAAGGACGTGTACAGGGGGACCAGGTTTGCGCACGTGGCCTGTTCGGGCGGCACGCCGGCGCCGGCGGCCAGCACATCGAGCACGCGTCGGTGAGACAGAGAGGCGGGCCGCAGAGCATCCTGCGCGCCGGAGCAGACGCGCCACAGTTGGAGCGCCGACTGGGAGACCGCAGACACGAGGGCATGATCGTTGTTGTCGTCCATTCTGGTTCGATGTTGGTCCTGCGCGTGCGTGTGCCCTTCCCCCTTGGGCGGACCGCATAAACGGGTCGCAGTTTGAACGTGCGCGTGCGCGAGACCAACAGCGGGCCAAACCGACGGACCCAAACAAGAGAAACAACCGCCGGACGAGCGCGCCCCCTTCGCCGGCCGTCTGCGAGGCTGCAAGGGAAAAAAAAAGAAAAACCAGAGCGATCACACGGGCAACCGTGCACGGGGACGGCCCCGAATGGGCGTGAATCGGGTAGTGCCGCCGTTGTCTCTGATTGTGCTCGCGGTCAGGTCAATTGTTGCTGCGCATGGGCCGCGGCGATTCACACAGAGAACCGAGCGACCCGGTCGTCTTTGGCGTGCGCCTTTTTCCCCTCATTGACCCGGCCCCGAGCGCAACTTTTTCCGGACGAGCGAACCGGCGCCGAATGACTCTACGAGGCACACGCCTACAGTATCCACACGCGAGATATGCACAAGAAACTTTCGTCTCGACCACGCAAAGCCTTACGCCGCTGGTTTGCTCGCGGCACCGCGCCACAGAGGACACAAGGCACAAAAAAGGGAAGACGCAAAGGGGCGACCGTCCGCAAAGAAAGAAAAAGTCCAAATGATCGCGATTCTTTTTTTTTTCCTCTCCTTATTGAGGTCGTTGTTTGATGTATTGTCGGCGCACGCTTTCATGCAGCAGATCTTAAGGCTCGTCTGCCATCTCGATGTGCCGGCGGCATAACCGGCAGCCGGCTCGGCTTTGGTGGCAAGAAAAAAAAGAGTGCGTGGACGATGCACAAGGAACCAAAAAAAAAGAGGGGAAAAGTCGGGTACACCGCAACGAAAGAGGCGTCAATGTGCGGCCAGTCTCTTTTTTTTTCAAAGTTTTCCGTGGCAGGAGGTCCAACCTTTTTTCTGGGGTTTGAGGTCCTTGCGAAAGCAGAGGGAAAAAAGGGGGCCGCCAGCAGCGGCGCGCGCGACCCCATTGCACGCCGCTCGTTGATGGCAAAATGTTGACGAAAAGAAAAGCGAAATGAGCGGCGGCCACGGCAGATCGGCGTGGCCTAGAGAACACTTTTTTTAACTTTCATTGGCGCCAGCCCACCTCTAAATCTCAGGCCGCCAAGGGGGAGGGGGCGGAGAAAAGGGGTCAAAGGGGCGGCGGAAAAAATAAATGTGTAGTCAAGCGGCTATTCGCTGCCGTTCCCCCGTGTATTTACTTTTTGTGGTTGTCGATTGTCGTCGTCGTCATCATCCGAGCCACCAACGAGCATGACATCGTGGGCCACGTTGCCGGTCGAGATGCGCGCTGCCGTCTTGGATCATATCGACCATGCTCGCGACTTTGTTGCGTGCATGCTGGCATCGCGGCTCTTTTACGAGGCCACCGGCGAAACCCAGCGCCGTATGTGGCGCTATGCGCCCGATCGATCCGACGCGCCCAACGTGTTCAACTCGGACGAACCCGTGGAGGTCGTCGTCGCCGTGTGGAACCGCTGGGCGCACCGCCTCGAACTCGACTATGAACAAATTGTTTGGGGTCCGGCGCGGAGCGGGCGCCTCGATGTGCTCCGCTTTGCCTGCGCGATCGCGAGCCTCACCGGCGACGCCCAACCTGTCGGACCGTGCCTGTGCCTGGCGTGGCACGAGTGCGCATGCGGCGACCCAGAACGGACACACGCAATGCGGTCCAGGGCATCCAGAGAGGCCGTGCGCGCGGCAGCCGCGTCAGGCCTCACCGACGCCGTCCTCTACTTGGTCAATGCGACTGCCGTGCTGGCCGACTTGCGGCCGGACGCCCTCTGCGCGGCAGCAAGGCACGCGCAAATCCACGTCATCGAGGCGCTTTTCGTGGACTGGCTGCCCGACGAGGAGATGATCGCGCGGATGGTCGACAATGCGCTCGACCTTGAGCACCCCAACGTGGTCCTTTGGCTCCACGACCGCGGATGGCTGACCGCAGAGGTCGTGGCGCCTTTTATGGAGCGGTTGGTGCTCGTCGCGGCCGCATGCGCATGCATGTCCGAGTTTGAAGGCGTCTGGCGCCTTTTGGTATCCCGCAAGCCAGACTCGGTCCGCCGGTGGTGGCGCGCCACGATGCTGAGGGCCAGCCACACGGGCAACGTCGGGGCGCTTGATTGGCTATTAAACAATCTGCCCGACCCTGGCATGCCGTCCTCGTCGCAGAGCGCCAATATCGCCTCGCACGCGTTGGTCACCGCCATCGAGTACGGCCATGTCGACGCGGCCACGCTGTTGCGGGAGCGCGGCGTGACGCTCTCACTGCCCCGGTTCCAATGCGCCCTGCGCCAGGCAAAGGACAACGGCTGCGCTGACGCCATCGTCCCCATCTGCGCGTCGTTTCATGATCCGGCATTCATGGGAGACGGCTCGCGGCTGGTCGAATGTGCCTGCGCGATGGACCACGCCGACCTGCTCGCCTTTGCCTGCGATCGCTTTGGCCCGCACCTGGCGCAGTACGCCCGGCGCTCGGCGCGCGCCTATGGCCTCGACAAATGCGCCGCCGTCCTCTTGTGGCTCGACCAGCACTTTCCTGCCTAGGCAATGTGGCTATTTTTTGCTTTTTTTTGCCAATTTTTTTCGCTTTTTTTTCCTCGCGACTTTTTTCTTTTTTTTTTGGTCATCGTCCCGACTTGCCAGCGGTTTTTTGTCTGCCGTCGGCTTTGCCGCTCTCGCCGGCCGACCGGATTTTTTTCCAATTTTTCGGGACCATCGACCGCGCGCCAAGTCGGCCTGTTGTCGTGCGCCATCCGTGGGTGTACACCGCCCTGCAGACGGCACATACGCCCCGCACACAAAAGGCGTCCGCGCGCAGACCGATGGCAAACCCGGCGCCGATCTGCGCGCGACCCCGAGAGGCCACAAGGCCACAGGCGACCTGCAAGAAAAGAGTCGACGGGCGGTTTGCGTCGATCTGGGCGTACTGACCGACCTTGGTCAACACGCAGGGCATTCCGTCCCGTAAAAAAAAAGAAAGTACAAACGGAAAGTCCCTGCGTCGCAGCGGCGTAAAGGTTTTTTCTGTGAGGACCTCTTCGCTGGACAAGGTTGCGCTTTGCCCCCTTGTGAGTGAGCCCATACTGTCATGCCCATTTCTCGCCCGCTCCGTGAAGAGTGCACGGCGGGCGACGGGGGGCCGGACGGTCAAGGCATGTAAATTTCCGCTGTCGGCATATTTACCGCGCCAGGATAAAACCATCCTTTTTGACCGACCAGCCAGACGTTGCCCGCCGTTCGCCGCGGGTGCCCGGAACGCACCAGCACGCACGCGACAACGGGATCTAGATGCCGCGCGGGAGAGAAAAAAATAGAACAGAGCAACCAAAGGCGGTCAGATCGTCCTTTTTTTGCTCTTTTTCATCCGAAACAATCCTCTTTTTTTAGTTCAAGAAAGACCAAACCCAAAAAGCAATGGCAGGCACCGACCCTTCTCTGACAACCGGCGCCGACCAGACGGCGCGCCATCGGCGTGTGCTGGGCGAGGACTATGTGCTGCCCTACGTGGCCCTCGAATGGGACCACACCGTGGGCAGACCCGCCATGAAATGGCTCGTCGTGCGCTGCGCCGACATCCGCAGCAAGTGCGGCGGCCCGCAGTCGCTGGCGCCGCGCACCGACGTCGCCTACTTTGTCCACCCCGAGACGGCCGAGGCCGACGCGCGCCTCTTTGCCCGCCTCAAGAACGCGGCCGAACCGTGGCCGCCGGGCAGCCCTGCCGCACCTCCGCCGCAGGCGCCGTGCGACGGGGAGGAGGGGGAGAAAGAGTCGGCCGCCGACTTGGCACGCCACTGCGTCTTTGCGTGGGACCACCTGCTCTTGAACGAGGCGCCGCTGCGGTGGGCCGTGCTTGAATGGGTCGGCGCCGAGGCCGTCGCCGCCGCGCCCGATGTCGTCCACCCGCGCGCCGATGTCGCCTACTTTTTGGACCCGCTGTCGGCCGAGGCCGACGCGCGCCTGTTTGCTGCCGCGCGCGATCGCCGTTAGCGCCACCGCTTCCCCGCCGAGCCGAACCTTGCTCTTTTGTTTTCTTGATGTCCCATCCTTTTTCTTTTGTTGTTTTCTCCCTTAGAAGCCAAAAAAGAAAAAAGAAACATGGATTTGGTTGGGGGTGTCAACAGCGGGCCTCTGCTGATGTGTTTCTTTCGCTTCGGTATGGTTCCGCGCCGTCGGTGCGTCGGACGATCGGACCTTGCGCCTCGATCCTGTTGTCTTTTGTTTGCGGTTGTCTCTTTTTTTTGGGCTCTGGCGATTGGATAAAATTTACTACTATTTTTCTGTGCTCCCTTTGGGCCGTCGTCGGTCCGCGAGCGGTGCTGTCTGTGCGTTGGTCATCGCCTGCACCGCATCGTTGTTCCGACGCCGTTGCCATACCGCAGACGTGCACACAGACGACAAAAAAGATAGACCGCCGATACGTCCCTGCGAGAGACCTCTGCCCTGAGCGACGACAGCCTTAAACAAAAAGAAAAAGGAGACACAACCACGCCGATAACCCGCGACGGAAACAGAGGAAAAGAAAAGAAAAAAGAAGAGAGAAGAAAAAGTATGACAGACATCGAGGTCGATGCGATGGCGGTGGAATCGTCGGCGCCGACGCTGGCCGACCTGCCGGGCGAGGCGCGCGACGCCATCGTGCGCATGCTGACCAAGCCTCGCCACCTGGCGGCGGCCCGATGCGCCTCGCCTCTCCTGGGAGGCGGCGACATGGAGGCGCTGACGATGCGCTGGGCCGCGCGTCACATGTTTTCCCTGGTAAGGTCGAAAGCGCCGTTGCCTCTGATCGCCGCCGCTGTCGATGGCAATCTAGACCTTGTTGCATTCGACACACTGTATGCTGCCGTGTTGGGCGAGCGCATGGACGTGCTGCGAATGGTGCATGCCGCGCTAGAGGTACGCGCGCCCCCTGTGCTGTCTCTTTTTGCGCTCTATCCCCCCCCCCAACTACGAGGTCGTGGCTGACGCGCACGTGCTATTTTTTCGCCTTTTTTTTGCTTGCCCTGTCGCCGGTGGTTTGTTGCCGTGTGTGCGCGCACCCACAGAGGCGAGTGCCCCCACCCTCACCCAGCGGGTACTATGACCTGGTCTCGCCGATCAAGGCAGCGCTCCGCGTTGGTCACGTCGACGCCGCGCGCTACCTGATCAACCGCGCGGTCGCAGGCGTGCGCTACGATCCCCGCGAAGACGACGCCCTCGCCGCGACGGCCGCCGGGTCGGGCCATGCCGGCGCAATGGCCTTTGCCCACGATCGACTGCCGCCGGGAACCGGCAGCGCGCCGTGCTCCTGCCAGAGCGACCTAGGCGATAGGGCATGGGCGGCGCCCTTGCCCGGTGCCGCGCTGTGGCTCAAGGGACACGGCTGCGCCGGCTACGTGGCGCCCACGGCGCGACACCTCAGAGCGGCCCTCGCTAGGCAGCGCGACGAGATGCTGCGCGCCGTGCTGGCCGAGATCGACCCGGCCCTCGTCGTGCCCTCTCTCGAAATCGACCAGGCCCTGTATTCGATGTCGCCACTCGGATGCCTATCGACAATCTCTGTTGCCGTCGAGGCAGGCCTCGTTGCGCGACCGCTGCCGCTCTTTGCCAGTGCCGGTGCCGTCGGATACACTGCGCTGCTCGACTATGCGGCGACGCGGTTTGGGACGCCCCGTGATGCCATGAGGGGGGCCGTCGTCGCTGCGGCGGGGGCGCCAAAGAACCAAGGGCTCGATGCCGTGCAGTGGGTTGCGGCCAGGCGACCAGACGTCATCGACGCCCCCATCATGTGGACGGCCATCGCGTGCGCCTCGGTCGATGTCGCGCGTGCCATCGACGACGTCCTGGCGGTACCCTTTGACTGGCAGCGCGCAGCGTACGCCGTGCTCCGTAGAGGGAACGCAAAGTTGCTGCGCTATGCCGTCGAAGAAAAGGGCATGGTGATCGACGCCATGTCGGTCCAGGGTCCCGTGTGGCTCACTGCCAAGATTACACGCTACATGCTCCAGCGCTGGGGTATCGAACAAGTGCAGCCCATCCTCGACGCCGCCTCGATCCACAATGGCCGTCGGGGGCGCACCGACTGGTCGTGGCTGGACGCTGCGAGCGGCGCCTGTACGGCAGAGCGCTATGTAGCCGCGAGCGTGCGCGCCCTCTGCGATGTCGGGGTACCTTGCGAGTCGCAACCGTGCGCGTGTCGGCGCTGTGCGGAAGCCGCTGGATCGCGTCCGCTCAAGCGACAGCGACCCGATCCAGCCGCCGCGCCCGCGACGTCGCCTCGCCCGTAGTCGTGCCCCGTCTTGTCCTTTTTGTTTTATTTTCATACACGAAAAGCACCCCTTTTGTGTTGCCTTGCGCGCGCGAAGAGGGCACGCAAACAAAGTATAAACCGTGCACGAACCAGAAAGTCTTGTTGCTTCTGTGCCGGGGCATGTTTTTTTTTGGTTTCATTGAGTGATTTTGACGGCGGCGACGACGGACAACGGGTCGCGGCCGGTCGCAATCCCTCTGCACCGTCGGCGCCGACGACGACGCCTCTTCATTGCGTCCACAAATGCCGCGCCCCGACTACCGCGTAAAAAAAAATAAAAAAGTCTCTATTGCCGACGGAGCGCCGTGCACTGGCGCCTTTTTCTCCCGAGGAGATGAACAAGGATGCGAAAGCATACAAAAAGTCGCACGAAAAATGCAGATGGACGTCAGATCCTTTCGTCGCGCCCTCTCTGACCACACAAAGATACGACGGTTCAAAGCGCATCCGCATTTCTAGTCCTTTTTTTTGACTCTCTACTTGTGTCCATCGGGATGGAGCCAGGACGGAACAAAGCGCCGCAAAAAGGCTCACAATCTGCTGGCATCACGACGACGTCATCCGCATGACCCCCCAAAGTGCACCACGACTTTTTTTCGTAAAAAAAAAAGAAAAGAGGCAATCGACTTGCAGGCATAATCGCGTTGTTTTTTATTTTCTTTTGCTAAGGAAAAAGAGGTAGTGCAGCATCGGCGCGTCCTAGTCTTTTTGTCGGGAATTGCTGGTGGAACACGCGGGCGCCCGCATCGTCGGGCAAACAACGGATCAGAGACGTCCACGAGCCTAGGCCGAGATCCAGGTGAACGAGTCGTTGATCTTGGTGCCCGGCTGGAAGGCCGAACCCTGGCCGATGGTGACGTCCGGGTAGAGGCTCACGGCATAGTTGCCGCCGGCGGGCTTGGCGAAAAAGGCGCTGGCAACGGTACCATAGGTGTTGACCGAGGTGCCGTAGCCATAGGTGCGGGTGCCGAGGTTGTTCTGGAAGGCGGCGGGCAGAGCCGACAGGTCGCACTGGATGGCGCCGGACACATAGGACGGGACGGTGGCGGTCAGCGAGATCACCTGGATCTTGTCGGTGGCGCCGGCCGTGTCCCACTTGAGGGTAAAGGGCACGCCCGAGCAGGTGATCGAGGCGCTGCCATAGGCGTCGGCCGCGGCGGCGCAAAAGAGCAGGGCTCCGAGGCAGAAAAGGGCGGTGGCAATCTTCATCGTGGTGGTGACGGTAGTAGTAGTAGGTCGGTCGGTTGGTTGGTTGTGCTGGAGGGCGCGAGAGGTGGTAAAAAAAAGAAACGGTGCCGCGAGGCTGGCTATTTTAACCGTGGCCAAAACCGCGCGCCAGTCGCATGGCACCAATCCTATTTTTGCGCGTTGACCGACCGTGTTTATTATGCTGACCAACCGCCTCGTTTGAAGAAAAATGCACGAAGAGGCTCGTCGAGGCGACGCGACGCCCCAACGGGATTGATCGACTATTCTCCTCGTTTTTCGTCCAATCGTCATTTTTCGGGTGTCCATGTTTCTTTTCCTACTTTTTTTATGAGCGGAAAAATCGGCACAGCAGGCCGCCCGTCGGCACACCGCCCTGTGGGTCCGTTTGTGGGCGCGCCCTTTTTTTGTCGGCTTGCCCATTGCGCCGGTCGCGCCTGCTCCCTTTGGTCCTCTTTTTTTTATTTCGGTAAATTTTTTTGCGCCACACCTCATGCTCATTGATGACTAGTCGGCCCGACTGGGGATGAGCCGCGGTCGCGGGCAACTCGGCCTCTGCCAGGAATCGTACCCACCGGCACTGTTTTTATGGATCGTGAATAAATTGCCCATCAAAATGTAAAAAAAGTCGCATTCGAGTTGACATTTTAAAAAAAAGTATGTTTTGTGCACAATTTATTTTATGGTTTATAAACACGACGCTGGCGGCGTTGGTTTCTGTCCGAGGTCGAGTTGGCCGTGGTCCCACTGGCTCGCCGTATGGCTTGCGGCCCATCGGCACAGCATCAGCCGCGTCCCGAAAAAAATGGCCACCATAGGAAAAAAAGAAGAGGAAATTGGCGCGACCGCCATTTTATTTCGAAAGCGACACGCGCGTAATTGGAAAGTGCACGCGAAGAGAGAGAGAGAGAGAGAGAGAGAGAAAGCGCGCCGCGCACCGGCAACAGAGGGACGGCAAAGGGAGGCGCCGCTGGTCGACCGGCGGCACATCTAGGCGGCCTTGAGCACCTTCCAATAGTCGCCGTCGTTGGCGGCGTAGACGCGGCCATAGGTGTACCCGGCGTCGCGGATGGCCTCCTCGAGCACGGCCTTGTCGTCAAACTCGGGCAGGATGTGGCTGAGGACGAGGTTCTTGACGCGCGAGCGCTGGGCCAGCGCGGCGAGGTCCTCGATGCTGGTGTGGGCCACGCGGCCGCCGCAGTAAAACGAGTCGGCATTGGGCGCGCCGGCGGCGACGAGGCTGTCGTGGTACGCGTTGGCCCAGGTCTGGTTGGTCACCTCGTGCACGAGGTAGTCGGCGTCGAGCGCCATCGACTCGACCAGCGGGCTGTAGGCCGTGTCACCGCTGAGCACGACCTTGACGTCGGGCGTCTGGATGACAAAGCCCACGGCGGGCGTAAAGGAGATGTGGTTGACGAGGATGGCCGTCACGTTGACGCCGGCGGCCGAGAACACGGGCACGACCGGGTTGGTCTCGTTGATGGCGAATTCGTGCGCGTCGAACCAGAGCGAGTCGGCCGTGCCGATGTCGCCCACGTGGTGGCACGTGCCGTTGATGATCTTGGTGACGCGCGCATAGGCGTCGGGCGCGTAAAAGGTGCGGAGGGCGTCGGTGAGCATGGTGAGGCCCTGCGGCCCATAGACCTGCACCTTGTTGGCGGCGCCGCGGCGGCCGCGCACAAAGCCCAGGTTGAGCGCAAAGCCCATGTCGCCGATGTGGTCCGAGTGGTAGTGGGTCATGGCAAAGTGGCGCAACTTGACGGTCCAGTCCTGGCACTTGTAGGTGCCGAGGTCGCGCGCGATGCCCGTGCCGGCGTCGATCAAGAGGTAGGTGCCGTCGGGCAGGATGATGCCCGTCGCGTAGCGGTTGCCGCTCGTGGGCTGCGGGCTCCCGGTGCCATGGGTCATGATGTCGATGCCCGACCACTTGTTCCACATGCGCGAGCGCGCGGCGGTCGTGTCGCACAGGTCGCTGCGGCACGCCGTCGGCACGGCCGAGCACGACGAATACTCGCTCTCGCGCCAGTTGCGGCCGTGGCCGTTCCCGCGGCCCCTGCCGTTGTCGTGGTTGTCGCTGCCAGAGGCGGCGACGGCGGCAATAACGGCCATTGCGAGCATGGCGAAAAGCAGGTGATGGCACTTGGGCATGGTCGGTATCCTTTGCGTGCGTGTGCCTCGGGTGTGGGGTGTCTGTGGGTCTGTGTTGGCAAAGGCCTGAACAACGTTCTTGTCAGTGTCGTCCTTTCGATCGATGAGCGCGCCGGCCTCTTTTATGCGTCAGACCCGCGCGCGCACGCCAGTCGCCGCCGCCCGTTGATCGCGTCCGTGAGTCACCGCCATTGGCGTGTCCCGTGATCGCCGTGTCCAAGTGCACCGTGTCCCTGATATGCCGCCGTCTCGGTCGACGGCACCGGGCACACGCCTCTGTGACACGGATACATGTGTATCGCGGGTGACTCTTTCATTTTTGGGGTTGTTGACGTGATACCGTGTATTTGACACGATCTTATGACCGCAGCGTGTCGCAACACCTCACGGTCGACCTATGTTGCGATACGGCGGCAATGCGAAAACCGAGGGCACCGGGCCTAAAGGGTGGTGTGATTGGCCGGTCAACACCCTCGCCCTTTGGGCCAAAGGCGCTAAAAGGCGGCGCGAGGCCATCGAGCGACTATCTTTGCCCTTGCGCATCATCACCGACTTTTGACCGCCGGCGGTATCACCACACTCGCACAGCCGTCGCTCGTCGCACCGCGTTCGACCCCTCTCCCTCCATCTTTTCCGCATATCAACACCATCGCCGTTGCCGACAACGCCGACGACGACGACGACAAGTCCACATCTCTGTCATCCTTGAAAAGCGCAGCCCGCCGCGTTGTGATCATGAAGACGTCCACGGCTCTATACGGTGCCGTGCTCTTGGCCATGGCGCTCCTCGCCGCCCGCGCGGCGGTCGCCATCGACTTTTCCAACCCGCCCACCGTGATCGCGCTGGCCGGCCACGCTCGCGGAACCGCCCTGTTTGCCGCCATCAACGCGGCCTATGTGTCCGAGACCGACGAGACCACGACCTCCTACCAGGAGGCGGCGTCGATTTCGACCGCCCTGTATGATTACACGCTGGGACTCAACGACGCCGTCGTCACCATGGGGCGTCTCGATCCGTCGACGGCCGAGGCCGGCGATTGGAGCCAGTTGCCGATGGCCGCCTACGGCCTCGTGGCCACCGTGCCCGCTGTGGCGCCGCTGGTCCTCGATCGCGCGGCGCTGGTCGGCATATGGTCGGGCGCCATCGACGCCTGGAACCACTCGGCCATCGCTGCGCTCAACAGCGGTGCGTCCCCGCTGGCGGGTGAGATCACCCTCGTGGTCACCGAGTACGCCTCGGCGGCCGACGAGCACCCCACGCCGACGGGCGTCTTTGCCCGCGCCCTGGCGTCGTTTGACCCGTCGGGCTTTGGCGCCGCCTATGCCGCACAGGGAGGACGCCTGGCCGCCATGTTGCGCGCCCTCATTGACCCGGCGCGCCTGGTCGTCGTCGACGCCACAGACGCCAATGCCGACGTCGGCCGTCTGGAAGCGGCGATCGGCCTCGCCAATGCATCGGTGCCGGCCACGACATACGCCCTGCACGGGGACGCCGCGGCGGCGGGCGCGCGCTTTGCCCGTCTGGTCAACCGCGCGGGCACGGTGCTGAACGCGCCCACGGCGACGTCCCTCACGGCGGCGCTGGACTCGTTCGACCCCACGACGCCCGAGGCCGCGCTCGACGTCGACATTGCCGACAGCGCGGCGTCTGCCGCGTGGCCGCTGGCGGGCGTCGTGTTTGCCGTGGTGCGCACCCGGACGGTGCGCGACGAGTGCTCGCTGACCAACGCGGCGCTCACGCTCCTGTCGTGGACCCAACTCAACGACAACGCCGTGGCCGTCATTGAGGGCAACGGCCTCGCGTCGCTCACTCTCGGGTTCCGCCGGCGCACGATCGACGCCATGTGCGCGATCGAGTGCAACGGCGTGCCGGCCATCTCGGCCGTCATCGTGCTGGCCTCGGGCACGCCGCTGCCGCTGTGGGCCGCGCTCGCCAGGGCCTACGATCCGCAGGGCGGCGTCTTTCGGCTCAAATACTTTCAGCGCAACCAAAACATCGCCATGCCGCAGGTGGCCGACTACAAGATCGACTTTGGCACCGTCGCCGTGCCGCAGATACCGCGCGTCTACACGGACGCCCATCCCGACCTGGCGTTGGCGCCCATGTTCCTCATGGGCCACGTCGTCGCCTACAACGTGCCCGAACTGCTGCGCCTTCCCACCCCGCTCGTGCTCTCGCTCGACGTCCTGGCCGACATCTACCTGGCGAAGATCGACGCGTGGAACCACCCAGACATTGTCGCCCTCAACCCCGCCCTGGCGGCGCACCTGCCCGCGGCGCCCATCACCGTGGTGCTCAACAAGGGCGGCCCGGTGAACGAGGCCGGCGGCCCGCTCGGCGGCAACCCCAACCGCGGCCTGGCGCAGATGCTCTCGGCGGTGCCGGGCTTTTACGACGCCGTCTATGGCGCCAACGGCACCTCGATCACCTACCCGGTCGAGTCCACCGGGCGCACGCTCCTGGGCGGGCGCGCCGACGTGCCCACCTTTCTGGCCAACACGTCCTACACGCTGGGTGAATACGGCTATTCGTCCATGTCCTACTACCGCGTCATCCAGTACGCCACGCTGGTCAACGTCGACGGCGGCCACGTGCGCCCGTCCGAGGCCGCGCTCAAGTCGGCCGCCGACACCCTCGCCGAGATCCCCTCCAACTCGTTTACGGTCAACGCGCCCGGCACCGACAGTTGGCCCGTCGGCCTGTGGAACTTTTTCATGCTCCACGCCGACACGCTGCCCAACTGCCGCAAGACGACCGCCCTCCTCGACTGGCTCTATTGGACGCAGACGTCGCCCGAGGCCGCGCGCATCATCGGATCGCTCAACTGTCTCGTGGCGAGCAAGGTCGACTGGCTGGCGCCGCGCGTGCTCGCCACCATCGCCGGCGTCACGTGCCCGTCGATGGGCCTCTCGGCGTTTTCGCTCGCGCCCTGCGTCACCTTTTACGAGGGGGCCGACGGCGCGGAGCGCTACGCCGTCATGTGTTCAGGACGTGGCACCTGTCAGACATCCGACACGGGCGCCGCGTGCGCGTGCGATGCCGGCTGGTATGGCGCCCGGTGCGAGACGGCCGTGGAGCCGTCTTCGGACGTCTCGCTGGCGGCCGTGGTCGCCGGCGCCGCCGTCGGCGGTATCACGCTCGCGCTGCTGGTCGTCGTCGCCCTCGCGGTGCTGGTCGCCGCCGTCTACCATGTGGCGGCAGCGCGCCAGCGCAACCGCGACGCCGACTGGGAGATCCGCACCGACGACCTCGACATGGGTCCCCTGTTGGGCCGCGGCGGCCACGGCGAGGTGCACCGTGCGGCGTGGCGCGGCACCGACGTGGCCGTCAAGAGCATGAGCGCCGACGCGCTCACGCGCGACGCCGTGCAGGCCTTTCGCGACGAGGTGCGGGTGATGACGGCCCTCCGCCACCCCAACGTCGTCCTGTTCATGGCGGCGTGCACCAAGCCGCCGCACCTGTGCATCGTCATGGAGTACATGGCCCTCGGGTCGCTGCGCGACCTGCTCGACAATGAGTTTGTCACCCAGATACCGTTTGCCCTCAAGGCCAAGGTGGCCTACCAGGCGGCCAAGGGCATGCACTTTCTGCACTCGTCGGGCGTCGTCCACCGCGACCTCAAGTCGCTCAACGTGCTCCTCGACGCCAAGTGGAACGCCAAGATCTCAGACTTTGGCCTCACGCAGTGGTCGGCGCGCGCCCGCACGGCCGACGCCGTGGGCACCGTGCACTGGTCGGCGCCCGAGGTGCTGTCGGCCGACGGCGACGCCAACCTCTTGCTGGCCGACGTCTACTCGTTTGGCATCGTCCTGTGGGAGGTGCTCACGCGCCAGAGCCCCTACGCGGGCATGACGCCGGCCGCCATCGCCGTGGGCGTCATCCGCGGCTCGCTCCGGCCGCCGCTGTCGGCCGACGACGACCCGTGCCTCTACCTCGACGGCGGGTCGCTGCTCATGGCCGAGAGCGCGCGCGACTATGTGGCCCTCACGCTGGCCTGCTGGGACCAGGACCCGCACACGCGGCCCGACTTTCTCGAGGTCATGACGCGCCTGTCGCGCATCGGCGACAATGTGCGCGACAGCAGCGGCGGCGGCGGCCATGGGACCGGCTCGTCGTCGGTGTCGTCGTCGTCGCGCGGCGACCCTTACGGCCGCCACGCGTACGGCGCCAGCACGTCGTCGTCGAGCGCCGCAACAGATCGCGGCGGCGGCGGCTTTCACACGGGGACGGCACAGTCATCATCGTCGTCTGCGGCGAGCGACGGCGGCGACGACCGCGGCGGCAGGCCCGAGCGCGCGCCCGACGGCGACGTGACCCTGGTGATCAGCGACATTGCGCACGCCGACATCTTGTGGTCGGCGGCGCCCACGGCCATGCGCGACGCCACGCTGCTCCACAACGACCTCTTGCGCGCGATCGGGCGCCGGCACGGCGCGCACGAGGCCGCCCTCCCACGCGACTCGAGCGCCGGCACCTTTTGCATGGCCTTTGCCGAGCCGCTCCGGGCGGCGGCCTGGTGCGCGGACGTCCAGCGCCAACTGCTCGACGTCGACTGGCCGTCGGCCGTGCTCGCGTGCGAGCCCGCCGCCGAGGTGTTGGGCCACGACGCCAGCGATCGCCCGATCTTTCGCGGTCTCTGCGTGCGCATGGGCATGCACGTGGGCCGCGCGCGCGCCGCCGTTGATCGGGTCACGCGTCGGCCCGAGTACCGCGGAACGATCGCCGAGGAGACGCTGCGCATCGTAGGGCGCGCCCAGCCGGGCCAGGTCCTCTTGAGCGCCGCGGCGGCGGCTGCTGTGCGCGATGGTCCCGAACCCGTGCGCCTCGCGCGCGAGTCGCGCCACCGAGACGACGGCGCCCGCGAGGGCGAGGACGACGCGGGCGCCGATGACCTGTACGAATTGCGTCCGTGCGGGCTCGAAGGCCGTCTCTTTGGCGAGGACGAGCAGCAACAGCAGAGCGACGGCTCGTGCGGGACCGGCTCGTTGTCGCGCGGCGATGACAACGAGGACGGGACCGGCGCGGGCCGCCGTCGTGCCGACATGACCCGCCACTATGTGACATCGGCCGACATGGTGCGCTGGGTCATCGACTTTGCCGACATTGCCATCACCCAGACCGAGCCCATCGGGGCCGGCTCGTACGGCGTGGTCTATCGCGGCAGGTGGAAGGGCGTCGACGTGGCCGTCAAGCGGCTGGCCAAGCAGCGGCTGACGGAACGGGCCGCGCTCGACTTTCGCGCCGAGGTGGCCTTCCTCTCCGAGTTGAGCCACCCCAACGTGGTGCTCTTTGTCGGCGCGTGCGTGCAGGCGCCCAACCTGTGCGTGGTGACCGAGTACGTGGCACGCGGCAGCCTGGGGGTCGTGCTCGCCGGGGCCTCGGGCCAGCGCCTGGCCTTTGGCCTGAGGCTGCGCATGCTGCGGTCGGCGGCCAAGGGCGTCGCCTACCTGCACGGTCTCGACCCGCCCATCGTGCACCGCGACCTCAAGAGCGGCAACCTGCTGGTCGACCAAAACTACAACGTCAAGGTGGCCGACTTTGGCCTGGCGCGCATTAAGGAGGACAACGCCACGATGACCCGCTGCGGCACGCCCTGCTGGACGGCGCCCGAGGTCATACGCGGCGAGCGCTACGACGAGCGGGCCGACGTCTACTCATTTGGCATCATCGCGTGGGAGGTGCTCACGCGCCGCCGCCCCTACGACGGCCTCAATTTCATGAACGTGAGCCTCGACGTCATGGAGGGCAGGCGCCCGCCGCTTCCCGGCGACTGCCCGACCGCGCTGGCCGACCTCATCCAGGCCTGCTGGCACGCCAAGCCGTCCAAGCGGCCGTCCATGCTCGACGTCATCGGCGCCCTCACGACGATCCTGGGCGACGACGACGACGCGCCGGTCTAGCGTCCGACGCCGATGCCGCGGGCGCGGACCCTCGGTCGTGCTTGCTGGCGCTCAAAAACGCCCTATGCAATAAACCAATCAAAAATCAAAAAATTGTTTTTTTCGAAATTTGGTTGGACTGTCTCGTTGGGAGTTTTTATTCGTTGACATGCACTACCAGGCGCCCGCTTTTCTCGGGCGCCCCCGACCCAGAGTCGCCTCACGTGTTTGCATGCGGTCGCGCGCCTGTCGGCCGCAAGAAGAGGGCCAACATCAAAAAAAATTCGAGCAAAGGACACACATTCCTAGGGAACCACTCGCGGTTCGTCGACCAAGGACCCCGCAGTCGACCGGCTCGCTGCGATTTAGCCAGAATACACGAAAAAATCTATGCCGACGGCGCAGCACACAACAAGAAAAAAAAAGAAGGCGAAAAATTCCGACAATGACGGGGGTCGTGTGCAAACCAAACTCGATTTATGCCTTGCGGGTCAGGAATGTGCGCCCTGTCGACTGGGTTTTTATACGGCCCCGCCCATGCTCGCATTGGTTTCGTGTTGGTCATTGACGGGCGGTCCGATTCTCGCCGGCGCCGATCCAATTCACAGTTAGATCAACCATTGGCCGAAAATAAGTAGCCATAGTTAGCCTAGGACCAGTTCACACCCGCAAGCACTGCCGCCGAGAGGCCCACCAGAAAAAATTCAAGGGAGGAAGAAGGAAGATGGACACGCCCAACGCGACATCACCGACAGTGACTGCGCGACCATGTGATGACGATATGCCCACGCCTTCGCGCCCGCGGCGCACCATTCAAACCCTCTTGGGCGTCAAGCGTGCGCGCGACACGCAGCCGCCGGCGGTTCCGGAAAAGGCGACGGTCCCGGTCGCCAAGAGGGCGCGTCCAAACCTGGACCCGTCGGCGTGCGTGTCGCACATGCGCGCCGTCCTGACGGCGGCCGAGGCGCGCCAGGCCACGGACGATCTGCGCCGCGAGGTGGTCACCCGACAGGGCCAAGTACGCGTCTATGGCAAAGTCTTGGACGAGGCCCGGCTCACGGCCTACCACGTGCGCCGCCAGTGGGCCGACCCGCGCCTGGCCGACCGCCCCTATATCTACTCGGGCAAGGCCATGACCGGCGCGCCCGACTTTACGCCCGCCCTGGAACGTCTCTGCTGTCGCGTCGAGGACGCCCTGGGCAAGCCGCGCGGCACCTACACGGCGGTGTTGATCAACGAGTACCGCGACGGCAGCGACCATATCTCGTGGCACTCGGACGACGAGCACTCGATCGACCGCACCGACATTGCTAGCCTGTCGCTGGGCGCCATGAGGGATTTCAAGATGCGCGACAAGACCGACCACAGCCTCCAGGTCACCTTTTCTCTGGCGTCGGGCGACGTCGTGCACATGCACGGTGCCTGCCAGGACCTCTACCAGCACCAGGTGCCCAAGAGGGCGAGGGTCCACGACGTCCGGTTCAACCTGACCTTTCGCCGCCTGCACGACCACTCGGTCGTGTAGGCCCTTTTATTGTTTGTGCGCGTGCCGCAGTGCTCCCTAACGGCTGAAACTCGGCCACAGACGAGCCAATAAATTTTCGTAAATCGCACATGTTTGATTCGCCATTTGAGTCGTTTATAAAAGAGTTTTAGCCGTTAGCAAGCGCTAGTGCGTGCGCATCGAACAATGAAGAGACGAGGAGGAAGCGAGATCTTGGCCAGGGGGTCCTTTCTTTTTCGTCGGCAGCGTCATGCATTCTTGTCGCAGGAAAAGAAGTAGGCTCAAAAGTGGGTTGCGACGACGGCTATCGTCTAGAGCGCGATGGCTGCGCGGTTTAGGTCCCTCTTGCGGATCAACCTGTCCGCCTCTGGTCCCTATCGTCCCAAAAAAAGACCTGATTCTTATGGGCGCCTTGTCCGTCGCTTGTGCTCGGTCTGTCTTTCAGTGCGCGGGTGCCTCTATCGGCCCGCGGCCGTGCCGATGACGGCAACCGGGCCGCTTTTGGCCGACGGAATCCGCTTTTTTTACGCCGCGAGCGCGCGGAAAAAAGGGGGACAAAAAAGAGGCCCGAGTTGCCGCGCACCGGGCCCCTTTCTGTTGAGTTTTTTACGCGCCGCCTGGTGGCGGGCACATCCTTTTGGTTGGCCTCTCTTTTTTCCGTGTCGCTTTTTTTTCTGTGTTTTCCGAGTGGGCGTGTGCCCAACTACGCACCATCGCCTCGACCGCTGCTCTCGCAGCAAAAATTATATATATATATACGCACACACATATGCAAGCAGGCATCGACCATGAACGATATGAACGACGGCAGAACAGATCTTCTCGCGTGGACGTCGCCCGCCTTTTCTCTTCCCCTGGAGCGCGTGTTTGACTTTTACATCGAGGACTGTATGCCCCGAGACGGTGTGTCGGTGGCCGCGCGCGTTGCCGCCGCACGCTGGCTCGCAAAGCGTGTCACGGGCGCGCTGCGCGGGTCGCCCGAATTCCGCATGGCCGCCCGTCGCGCCTTGGGCCTGTTGCGATTGGCGTACAGGCGCGTCGCCGGCCTGTGCGTTCACCGCTGGGAGGGATTCGACGGCCTGGACCGGCCGCCCGATGTCAGCGAGCGCGGTTCAGTCACGCTCATCGTGGGATACCGATTCGAGCAAGATGTGCGCGCGCATTACTTTTCGGGCATGTCAGAGGCCATCGCACGCGCCTCGGGCCGCCTCGACGTCCGCTTCGACCTGCTTGATGTCTTGTCGATTTGGAGCGCCAAGCGTGTCGGCACGAGGGTCGACAAGAAAATCGACAGCCACCGCCGCCGCCGCCAGGAACCGCACGCGCGCATGGCGTTTGTCCCCGACGAACCGCAAGGCGACAGCGCGCAGCCTCCCTATTTCGTTGCGCCCGCAGAGGGACTGGTCGCGCGCGGGTTCCATGTCGCGACCTACGCGCGGCCTCAACCCGCGCTGGGTCATCCCGCGGCTCAACGCATCACCGACCGCGTCCTCGTGCCGCTCGGTTCCGAATGCATTCGCTATCGCGGAACTGGGCTAGCCGAGCACGTCGCGGCGCTCGTGAGCATGGACCCCGCGTCGCTGGAAGCGCTCTTTGCGGCGCCGCCCGAACGTGGCTACCTTTGGTTCGAGCCCTCGGGTGGGCGCTTTGGCCCCGACCACACGGTCATCACCCTGTCGCGTCCGGCCGACTTTGCGACGACCGACGGGAGCGCGCCGCCGCTCGACCCACGCCAAGTCCTGTAAACGAAACTGCCTTGGTGCACCCTGTCTTTTTTATCGTTGCATGTTCTTCTTCTTCATTTTCTTCTCTCTTTCTCTCTCTTGTTTCATGTCTTTTTTCTTTTCTTTTTTCAGACGGTGGTGCGGATCCCGCATGCAATGGCCGTTTATTTGACAAAAAAATCCGTGCGCACCTCATCTGGGTTCACACGGTTTATGTGAGGTAAAAAATGGCATGCGCGACGGCCGGTCGCCCATGCCGACACATGCCCTTTGCGCCACAACAAAATCGCCGCTGTCCCCCCCCCGTGCCAAAAAGCATTTGCAGGGCGCAGCGGGCGCTCGCCGCCCGCTATGTCGGCACGAGCCGAGACAAAGGCAACCCACAAGAATTTGGCCGGTTCGCGCGCGCGCATCTCCCGTCGTCGTCGGGCACGCCGACAGAGGGGGACAAGGCGGTCGCCACCGCGAAAGAAAAAAAGTACGGCGCGACACAAAAAAGGCACGGCCCACGAGACAAACTCGCACGCGGCCGGTACTAGCAGTATTGAGAGACAGAAAGAGACAGAGACCGACAACGCAACCCGCCGGTGCGGGATCGCGATCTCTTCTGCCGTCTTTTGGTTTGTCTCGGTTACGGATCTGCGCGTGCTGCGCCATCCATGGCCAGGCAGAGATGCACCGTGTCGCGCCGCGCCAAGCAGAGGGTGCTCGCCGTGGCCGCCGTGCTGGTGGCCATCCTCGCCGCGGTCGCCACAGTGGCGGCGATCCTCACACTGCACAGAGAGTTTGTACGCGGCGCGCCACATGTGCCGGTCGTGCCGGTCTATGCCTACCCGTTCCGCACCGGCGACCTCGTGCTCACCAGCGGTCATGTGGGCCGCGGTCGCTGGATGCCGCCGCTTCACGCATCCACGGCGATCAAGATGGTGGCGCGGTCACACTTTAACCACGTGGCCATAGCCTTTGTCGATCCGGCCACGCGCCGGCCGCTCTTTTGGGAGATGAACGGCGCCGGCCCGGCCCTGTCGTCGCTCGGCGCCATCATGGACCCTCGTCGCGGACACGACGTGTTTGTGCGCGCTCTCAGTCGCCCGGTCGATGACGACGCCTTTGCTCGCATCGTGAGCGCACAGAGTGGCGACCGCTACAACTTTGGTTTCGCCTTGGACGTCGTGCGCGGGCGCTGGATGAGGCGCCCCGCCCGCGAGCCGATCCGCCGCGCCGCGACCGCCTGCGCTCGTACGTGCCCGCACGCGATAGCCGAGGTCTATGCGTGGCTGCGAGTCCTCGATTATGGAGGCGGGCGCGGCGTCGACCCGGCCGCCCTGGTGCCTGCCGACTTTGCCGCCGACCCCATCGACCCGGATGTTCTCCCCCTCGCCGAGGGATTCGCCCTCGGACCCATCGTGCGCCTCTTATGATGATGCCATTCCCACCATCCCTTTATTCCCTCAAATCGTGTTGCCTCTTGTCGCCTCTCTTTTTTCTTCTCCTTTTTCTTTTCTCTTGTTTGACCAAAAAAGAACACCAATCCGGCTTTGCCATTTTCCGCCATCCCACCGCTTTTCTCTTGGCGCCGTTTTCCTTTGGGCGGCTCGCTTCCGTGGTGGCGTCGCTCGCGCTGTCCTCTCGCAACGGACAAAGGAAAAAGACTCCCAAAAAGACGTCACCCTTTTCCGCCCTTTCAGTGTTTTTTTTGAGAGATAGAAAAAACGCGGGGGAAATAGGGGTCAGAAAAAGAAAATTCAAATAAAACCCGACGGACAGAAAAGAGAAAGAGAGAGAAAAAGGCGGCACGCGATCGGATGGTCACGGCGCGCGCTCCACAGGGGCATGCCGCCTCTGGGTCCGCCAGGCGCTCAGGGTGACGGCGGCGGCGACAACGGCCACCACGACAGAGAGGACGACCGCGGCGCGCGCCGCGTCGGCGGCAATCTTGCGCCCGGTGCCCCATGAGGACTTGAACCCGTGCAGGCCGTAGCCGGCGTCGGCGGGATGCTCGCCGGCGCGCACCGGCGTCGGTGCAAAAGACGACGGCCCGAGCACGCACACGGCCTCGGCATCTGCCGTGCGGCGCCACGCACCGATGAGGACGCGCGGTCCGGCCACCGACATGGTGCCGACAAAAGAGTCGCGCACGTGCCAGAGCGAGGCCGCGCGTCGGGGCAGGTCGGCCACGGCCGCGGCCATGACCGCCGAGCCGGGCCGCGTCGCCATGACGAAATTCGAGATCTCGCGCAGCCAGTGCGGGCTCTTGACGAGCACAACATGGCGCGGCCCGCCGTCGTCTGCGGGCCGTGCGATCATGGGCACCAGCGAGCGCAGCGGCATCACGTCCTGGTCGACGTAGACGCCGCCAAAGGCCAACAGGATGAGGTAGCGAATGGCGTCGGCCTTGTAGATCGGGCTCGCGTAGGAGCGCCACATGGGCATCAGGTCGGCGTAGCGCTCGGCGATGAGGCGCTCGGCCGACGCGAGGCCCCACTCTACGATGGTCCATCCCTCGTCGGCAGGGTGCAACGCGCGGAGCGCGTCGTCCATGGCGCCGTAGATGCGCCGCGGCGGCCTCGCACCCTTGCCCATGTCAAACCATACCTTGTGCAGAATGCGCGGTATGACGCCCGTGCCCGCGACGCCGTCGATCAGGCTCTGTCGCCACGCGTCGAGGGCCGCCTGCGCGCGCACCGGGCCATCGTCACGGTCATAGTATGCGTCGTGTGCCGCGGCGTCCGCGGTGGCGAGACCAGTTCCATCGCCGTCGTCATCGTCATTATCATCACCGGACCCACGTGCGGCGTCGGCGGCGCTATTGTCTGACCGGGAAAGCGCCGGCCGTCGCGACATGACGGCGTCGTCCGCGGCACTTTCTTTTGTTCCCTTTGCCGGCGCCTGCCTTTCCCAATCGGTGCGCGATCCAAGTCCTCGGGACCGATACCTTGCCGGCAATCACACACTTGCCGCCCCTTTTTATGCGCATGCATGCCTTTTTCTTCTCGGTAATGCGATCTACACGCGGCGTCTCGGGTAGCCTTTCCGCCCCCTTCCCCGACTCGCATGCGTCGGCGCCCGCCTGCGTCGTCCCTCCCGGTGGTCGCGATCGCCGCCTCACGCCCCTCTTTGCGAATCAACGGTTGTTTTTTCATTACCCCCTGGGCTCTATCAAGGTGTCGCCATTGGCGTGAATGCGCACAACAAAAACAACAACAACAACAAAGAAAAGAAAGACGCGGGATGCGCCTAGCGCCGACGGCCGTGGGTTCGGCGAGCACGCCGACGGCGGCGCGACCTGCGGCGCGCACGCGCGCTCTCGCTCCCACTGTCGCTTTCACTGCTGTCGCTGTCTCTGGCGCCGTGGCGGCTGTCGCTGGTCAGATCGCCGCTCATGGCATCCAGGCGAATGCTCGACGGTGACGACGGTGCCAACGAAAAGGCCGACGGGTTGTACGAAGCGTCCTCGGCCTCGTGCGAGGAGGAGGACGACGAGTCTGAGGATGACGTTGGTGATGTGGATGCCGACGATTTCGTTGCCGTCGACAGACTAGGGGAGCGACTGCCGTCGTCGGTCGAGTTTGGTCTGCGCCTGGCGGCGGCGGCGACGCCATCGCGCCTGCCGCGCCGCGCACCCTTGGCCGCGCGCGGCTCGGGCACCGGCACGAGGATATAGGCAGCGGCTGCCGCAAGGCCCTTGGTCCTGTGTTTGCGTGGGCGATGCGTCGCCACCGCCTGGCACGCGGCACACGCGCACGGCGCGTCGCGCGCGTGTTGGTCCGTCTCCCTTGTACACCCTGCGCCGGCGCCCGGCAGACGCGACGGGTCGACGTCGACACGGTAGTCGACCCCGTGCGCCTGGTCGGTGGGTCGGACGTGCGCGTCAAAGGGACACGCCGGTGCGCCGGGGGTATCGTGTCCGGCGCAGGCCTCGGCCAGCCTGACGGCGTTGACGATGGGAAAGGGTCCCGCGCCGCCCGAGCACGGACCGCACGCGGGCGCCGGCGGGGGAGGCGTCAGAGGGCCGGGCGCGCACCCATTTTGATGCTGGCCGTCGTGTCGGCCGTGCGGCTGCCTGCCATAGTCGACGGTCGTTGTCGTCGTGGCAATGCTCATCATCGTCTGTTCTTGTTGTTGCTGCTGGTCGACAGCAAAGTAGGCCGCACCGGGCGACCCGCCGTCGTCATAGGGACCCTGGGGCGGCCACGCCATAGGGGGCGGGGCAGCCACGCCATAGTTGTTGTCTGCATCTGGCGGCCCGCCTGGCGCCGCCGGTCGCCACGACGGCGCGCCAGAGGCCTGCGCGTACGCATAGTTTGGGTCAGTCTGCGTGGGGGGCGGCGCCCACGCGTATGTCGCGGGATTGGCGGCCCCCAGCGATGACGGCGCCGACGACAAAGAGGGCGCCGATGGGGCGACCGCCACGGGCACGGCCGGCGCCGCCGTATGATGCGACAGCGGGATCGCCATGCCGTTGGGCGCCATCGCGCCCTCGGTCAGCGCGGTGCCGAGGGCGGGCGGGGTGACAAAGCGCGTGGCGCCGACGGGCAGCGGATTCTCGGCGCCGGCTATGGCGTGCGGGTTGTCGATGCGGCCGGCCATAAAGGACCCGTACTCGGGCAGGGCCGCGGGGTGGACGATGGGCTGCGCCTCGGCGGCGCGCTGCGCCGGCGTGAGGCCGCGCACGTACGAGGCCGGCAGCCCCGACGGGTCGACGTCGACGAGGGCACGCACCGTCACCGAGTCCTCGTCGACGATGAAGCGCTCCACGTACTCGGCGGGCACGGTGAGGCCCGGCAGGTCGGGGATCACGGCCATCGTGTTGTGCTCGATGCCGCACTGGCCGGCGTACATGCGAAAGTAGCCGGCCTCGCCCCACGCGACGCCCCACGAGTTGCGGATGATCCAAAAGGTCTCGCCCGAGTCCGGGTCGGTGCCCCAGCCGACGATGGTGATGGCGTGGCCGCCGTCCTTTTCCGACACGCCGTCGTAGCGGTAGATGCCCGTGGCCCACGACGGGTTGGTCGGGCTGGGCTGCATAAAGTCGCGAAAGACCTCGTAGCCGGCCATGATCGGGCCAAACTTGTAGATCTCGGCCTTGATGGCCTCGATCTGCGCCTGCAGGCCCTGGCCGGTGAGGTTGGTGCCGGCGCCCTCGTCGCTCGACACAAAGTAGCGCCCGATGGCGCGGTAGATGCGGTCGATGCGGTCCTCGGTCTTGCACCGCTCGTAGGGCGGCACCGTGGGAAAGAGGCTGCGGCACTGGGGCAGCGGCCGGCCCGGCTGGACGTTGCCCAGCGTGTAGGGGTCGCACCGCAGGGAGCGCGTCCCGTAGCGGTAGAGGTACTCGCACACGAGCGGCAGCGTGTTGCCGTAGCAGGCCACCTGGCCCTGGAAGGTGGCGTTGAGTTGCTGCGCCTGGGTGAGGTCGGCCTGCAGCGTGGCGATCTCGGCCTCGATCGTGGCGCGGTCCGCCCTCGACACGTTGCCCACGGCGAGGGGCTTGCTGAAGCCGCACAGGATGAGGTGCTCGGGCGACAGCGCGAGGCCAAAGGCGCCCTTGGTGTGGATGGCGAAGCGGTCGCCGAGCACGCCCGCGCTGGCAAAGGCCCAGCAGCCGCCGCACTGGCCCTGGTCGAGCACGGGCGACAAGAGGCCGTTCCACTGCTTGCGCCCGTCAAAGTTGGCCGGCGGCTTGACCTCGTCGACGAGCCGCGCCGAGTTCACCGCCAGCAGCCGCCGGTACTGGGCGTTGACGCTGGGCGACGAGCGCAGCAGGGTGAGCGACGGCCGCGCCTGGCCCACGATGAAGGTGGGCGTCGCGCCCAATGCCGCCGACAATGCGGTTGACGGCACCGCAGCCGCCACCGTCGCTGCCGCCGTCGGCTGTGGTTGCGGCTGCGGCACCATCGACTGCATTGACGACGACTGTGGCTGGGCGGGCGAGTAGGATTGTGGCTGCCACGAGCCCCCGTACGAGGTTTCCACCATCATGTCTGGCGACCCCTGCGGCCACCGGGCCGCACCGAGAGTGGGCGGTATGGCCGCCGCCGCCGAAATCATCTGGTCCACGGCCTGCAGGGGCGACGTGGTTCCGGGCCACGGCGACCGCGGGGGTCCCATGGCGGGCGACATCTCGGGCGCGCCGTACGGCGACAGTCCAGGGCCAAACGGTTCCTGCGCGGGCCACGATGGTGCGGGCAATGCCGCGGGCGGCGTCCAGGGCAGGTTCGGCGCATCGCCCAGCGGATAGGGCAGAGGCGCCGGCCTGGAAAAGGCGCCGCTTCCACTACGAATGCTGTTGGACAGAGCCATCGTGGCGCTTCTGCCAATGATCATCGTGGACACGCTCACGGCGTGCGCCGCGCGCGGAGGCGGCGCATAGGCCGGCAGCAGAGAGGCCACGGCTGGCGCGCGGCGGCTGCGACGGCGCGGCGTACTGCGCCTCTTGTCGGCGTCATGGCGACGTCGTCCACGCTCGGCCGCATCGCGGCGACGCTCCTCCTCGCTGTCGCTGCTACCGTCGTCCTTTTCATTGTCGTCGTTGTCGTCGTCGTCGTTGTTGTTGCGGTCGTGGTCGGTCATGGGTCGGCGGCGGCGGTCCGCCTGTCGGTCGCCGTCACCCCATGGCAACGCGTAAAGGCGAGGCGCCATGATGCGCGGCGAGGGCAGGCCAAAGTCCATGGCGTGGGTCCTCGTGTCTCTTTTCCCTCTTTCGGTGGGAAGGCGGCCCAATCCTGGCCGGTGCGTCGCGCCAAAAGACCGAGCGCCGAGAGTGAATAAGAGGAACGGGTGGACCGGGAGCGAGGGAGGCGAGAAAAGGAGAAAAAAGACGAGGGGCAAGTGGTCCCCGACGGAAAGAATAGAGGCGCGGCCGACAGAGAAAAAAAAAAGATAGCGGCGGACGACGCACGGACCTCGGGAGGGTAGCCCTTTCTCCAAAAGAGCGGCACGATTCGGTGGCGCCGACCGATCAGAACTGGCGCGCCGGCGATCGCGCTGCCTGCCGGCCGCGCCCTGTCGCTCCACCTCTTTTTTTTCTTTCGCACTCTTTTTTTTTCTTCTGTGTTTTTTTTCTGAATCAAAAAAAAGAGAGAAAAAGGGAGGCTTCCTGTCTGAGCGAGCCGATCGTCTCTCTTTTTTTTTCGCATAGGTCGCAAAAACATAGATGGGGCGAAAGAAAAAAAGAGGCGCCTCTCTTGGCGCAGCGCGGCAAAAAACTCAGGCGCCCGACACGAACCGCAGACGCAGGCCAATCGGGGGCACCGGCTCTTTCTCGCTGGCGCGCCATCGGTCGCTTTTTTTTTTTAAAAGGAGCACTCCCTTCCGACCTCTCTTTTTCCGCCAGGCGGCGCTTTGCGTCGTCGTCGCCTTGCTCCCCCCTGGGGGCCGACAAAAAAGTCTCGGCCGGTCCGGCCGGTCGGACGCGGCGACCGACTTGATCCGCTCGCTTCAGAGACAAGAACCCCGCACTGTCGCTTGTCCAACCGCACCGAAAAAAGAGACTCTTTTTTTTTCTCTCCTGACGGTCGGCATCGCATATTTCGCCGTCTAGATAGGAAAAACGCAACAACGAAAAAAAAAGAAGATGCACAAACAAGGCGTACCGAGGCGTCGCGGGCCGGCGCCACTCGACGACACCTATGGATGCCCGCCGTCGTCGTCGTCGCGGGCGCTTGTCGCTCATACGCGCGTACCGCGCCAACGCAGACCCGCCGACAACGGCGACGACGGTGCGCCGCGGGACGGTCGGCCCGTGCGACGTCAACGCAACGCCGATCAGGACGATCACGCGCGGCGCTGGCGCCACCAGCGGCGCAATTCAGACGGGGGCTGCTGCTACTCGATCCCGACGCCGGCCTTTGCCGAGGGCGATGTAGATCGCCTGGGCTACGCACAGGCCGTGCGATGCGGCGACGCCGTGTGGGTGAGCGGCACGATCGGGCGCGACGAATGCGACCGGCTGGTGGCCGGCGGCATGCGCGCACAGGCCGAGCAGGTCTTTGACAACCTCGCCGAGTCGCTGCGGGCCGCCGGCTGCCGCGGCCTGGAGGACGTCGTGCACCTGACGTCGTACGTGGTCGACATCCGGCGCAACATCGATGCCTACGTGGCGGTGCGCGCGCGGCGCATGCCCGACGCCGACTTTGCCAGCGCCACCGTGGGCGTGCTGGGCTTCCCCACGCTGGGCGCTCTCGTCAACGTCACCTGCATGGCGATCCCGCACCGCGGCTGCCGCCACCGGCACTAGGCGCCGCCTGCGGATCTTTTTTTTTCTTTTCCCGACCTTTGCTGTCCTTTTTCCCCTCATTTACTTGTGTGTTTTTCCTCTCTGTTTTGTCTTTTTTTGCGTCTTGCGCTCTGTTCCTGTTTTCTCGGCCCGTCTGGAATTTGTGTTGGCGGTCGCTCCAATCCTTTTTTCCTCATCGTGTCCCGCTTGGGCTATGGGTGACCCACACTGAAAGATCAAAAGTTGTTTTTCGATTGTCGGTCCGCTGTGGCTGCAACGACAAAAAGAATAAAAAAAGGAGGAAAAAGGGAGGTCGCCGCATGCTGTTCCGATAATTTTTTTTTCGACAATAACAACACTCGCTCGTGCACAATTTTCGCGTGTCCGACCGGGCGCGTCTTTTTTTGCGCGCCTCGCTTCGCAGTGCGGTCGGCGCAAAGGCGCGGTGGCCTGTGGTGTCTGCACAAAAAAAACACGGCCAATAAAAAGGCTCGGGCAAGGCGAATGGTTGGAAGAGGGGGAAAAAAGAAGAGCAGGCACGAGCCAATGCGCAATCGCGACGGCGCAACCGCCAAGGGCCAAGAACGGCTGCCTGTCTTTTTTTTCGTTTTTTTAAATGCGTCTGCGAGCGCCTACGAAAAAAAAACACAAAACAAAAAAAGGCCAGACCGACAAAGAGATCCTCGTCTTGTCCACAGGCGAAAAAAAAGACCGTCATTCAGTTTGCATAGACGAGACAATGGATTCCACGCGCGACTTGCCCGCCGAGATCCTGGCCGCGATCCTCTCGCCGTGCCACCTGCGCCCGAGCGCCATCGCCCGTGCACGCCTCGTGTGCCGTCGCTGGGGCGGCATAGGCGGCGACGCGCTGGCGCGCGAGCGCAGCCACATGGCGACCGAGGCGTGCGCGCCCGGCGGTGCGTGCGCCCATCAGTGGGTGGCGACAGCGGCGTTGGTGGAGGCGCTGGTCGACGACAGCGTGCCGGCCCTGCTGCGCGTGCTTGACACGGACATGATCGGACCCGACGACCGAGTCGACTGCAGGGGATGGACCCGGCTCACGGCGGACACTGCGACGGTGACGATGACCGAACTTGCCGTGGTGTCAACGCAAGGCGACGTTGCGGTGTTTAATTCGTTTGCCTTTTCGGATGAGGACGGCGCTGAGGTCGGCCTTGTTGCGCTCGTCGTGACGCCCCTCGTCATGGCCTTTGCCCATGGGGCGCTGCAGTGCGCGCGCGTCCTGATTGACCGCGGGGCGCGTCCCATGCCGCACGTGGACGCGCTCATATCCTTTCTCGTCGATCGGTTTGCGTGCCGAGATGCGCGTGCAGTGCAGTTCCCACCGACCGTCCGTCGGGAGCCGCACGACGTCCACGTCATACCACCCAGGCCGGACCAGCCGACTATTGCAGATGTGCTGCGTGTGGTCCTCGAAACCTTTCCGCGCGGCAAGCGCGCTCCGCTGGGCGTCGTGCCGCCGCTCAAGGCGCTCGTCATGGCCGTCGCCCGTGATGCCGAGTGGCTCGTGCATGGGCATGGAGCGGGTGAGCACGCTGCCGATCAGAGCGATCTGACGCGCAAGGCCGCCCGGGCCGCGGGCGTGCTGCTCGACGCCGGCTACGACCCGCGCGCGCCGTGGCGCTGCCGTGGACCCTATAATGTCTCGCGCCTATGTGTCGTATGCCCGACTGGCTTATCCAGAGATCCGCCGCAGGGCGCCACGCGCATCGAGGCCTTTGAGATGTTGAGCGCCGAGACGCCGTGCGACAATGCGTCTTTTGTCGCCGACTGGTTCCGACAGCATTACGGCACAGCGCCGGGTGCGCTCGACGCCCTCGCCAAGGCCTATGCGGATCGCGCAGACGCTCTCGGGCGTGCCTAGAGAGGAAAAAAAGGCGCGCGGCGCCCCGCGAGGACCGTCGCCTCGCCCGTTCTTTTTTCTCTTTTTTTTTCCCCACATATCTCTGTCTCTCTCTCTCTCTCTCTCTCTCTCTTTATCTCTCAAAGAGTCTGCCCACGAGAGATCTTGCACACGATGGCACTGATCTCCTCTTTTTTTAATACAAAAAACCCTTTTTGCGTGCCCCTCGTCTTTTTTCCCAAATTTTAATTTTTTTTGATCCTTTGTGGTGTGAAAGAGCCGGGGCGATCAGCGACCGCGCGCATCGACGGTCCGTCGGCAATCCCTGGCCGGCCGGCATCCTATGCGAGACCTTTCGGAACCGCACTTTTTTTTCTCTGACGAAAAGACAAAAGGCGAAAAAGAGGGAAAAAAAAGGAAACACGACCGACGCCCAGCGATGGCCCGTGACCAGTGCTTGCGGGTATTAACCGGTCATATCCGACTAACCGGCTACTTCGTTTTCGACTAAAAGTCGGTTAACTGCGACTTTAGTCGATGCCAGTGGGTATCGAACCCGCACTAGAATCCACAAAACAAGCACAAATCGCACCATGTCCACATAAAATAGGCCAACCGGAACGCTCCTGGCATTGTTAAAGTTCGCTATGATTCGTTCTTAGTTTAGTATGTTATGTGAAGTGTGCGAGGTGCGCCGCTCCTGTCGACAGCAAAGTACCCAAGTACCCCGACGGGTACTTTAGATAAATGGCAGGCAACGCGGTGTCTGCAGTTTCAAGTTGAAATGAACGGTGAACAGAGGCCTCTGCGGTTCATCTGGGGCCGCGGCGTAGTGCCTCGCCTTCCTAGACGCCCATCACAAAAAGATTGGAACATCGAGAACGCTGCATGCGCCTTCGAAGACCTGATCCGTTCAGGAGACATCATCGACCGCACACGACAAGCGCTTGGAACGCCCGACATCTTTACGGTGGCGATCAGTGGAGCCAAGTTCGTGGATGGCGTCTTGCAGACCAAAGCAGGAAGTCGAGCCATCATGAGACGCCGAGTGGACCCTCAACAACCGGGAACGACGTTTATCATCATCGGACTGTTCACGACTGCAGACCACGGCGCTCGCGGGGATAGAACATTCGACACTTATACGGGCACGCTCAATCTTCTGGAAGAGGCCTACCGAGCGCGGATTGCTGCCCCCTAGCGCGTTGCCTTTGTTTAAACGGACAAAATTATTTTGTTTCCTATGTGATCGCAAAAAAACATTCTTGCGCAAACAGCCAGGCCGAGCAAAGCGGAGCGCGGATGTTGATGACTCACTGCCAAGGTGGTCCAATTCATTTGTTACTTGGGACGCTGGGCGCTTGTGTCGATCGGGTAGGTGACAGCAGGCGGGCTCTCGGTGCCTGTTATTCTGTAATGATTTCGTTAGGTGTGTCGGGCACAGAATGGGCGCGATCATGTACCCTCCCGTGTCATTGAGCGCTTGAATTAGCGCCCGCGTCCGTGCGCTGGCATCGATGGGTGTAGCAACGAATCCCTTGTCTCCGCGCGTTGCGGTCCTGTACTCTTCGATGGGGATGGTGGGTCTGGTCGGTTCGGTATGTTTAGGGTTCATCTCTTGCCTTTGAAATGGAATAGTTCGTGCACTACGCGGGGTGGAGCGTGAAGGGCCAAAGCAGATGGAAGATGCGCGTTGGGGAGAGGCCGTCATGTTGGTGCTGGTTGCCGTCTAGGTTCGTCTTGGGGGAGACAAACAGCCTCGTTTGCGGCGGTTTGGTGCCTTACTGCCGACGCCAGGACAAATCAATGAATAGGGTGACAGCGAAAAGTAGCAGAACTCCTTCTGTCGGCCCTGGTGACTCGCAATTATAATTGGTGCACGACCAGATTCGTGCACGTGGGCGTTTATTTTTGTTGGCGAGCGTTGATGCCTAACGCCACCGTAGATGTGCTGCAAAAATAGTGCGTTAGCACCTAACGCACGCGTCTGATGTTTATCTCCGTTTAACCACATAATCACCTGTCATCCAACAACAAACGAAAAGTCGCAACGGTAAAACCAAACATAGACCGGCAGAAGTTTAAACGTAAAGACATTGGTCCCGCAGGCACAAAACGTAACGTTTTCCAAGTGCGCCATCGGCATGCCCAGTGCTTGCGGGTATTAACCGGTCACATTTGACTAACCGGTTACTTTGTTTTCGACTAAAAGTCGGTTAACTGCGACTTTAGTCGACGCCGGTGGGGATCGAATTCGCTGCCTACTTGACGGATTTTATTGTATCTATCCACAAGCAATATAATATTTTTTAAATGTTTATTTGCAATTTTCATTATTAGAAAAGGAAGAAGTATGTGGCGACTTCTCTGGCGTAGCCAGTCCACAGATTCGTGTCGGTGGACTTACACGGCACAAGCGGTCCGGTCGCCATCCTCCGATTTTGGCAGATCTCGCTCTCGACGATAGAAAAGACATGAGCGCATACCGTCTGGGCGGCGCGATGGTATCGTGGCTCCCCGATGCCGAGCGAGAGGCCGACGACAATGTCAAGAGCCTCATGGACGCCCTGTATCGCCGGGGGACGATGCACGAACGATTGACGAACGCATTCGGAAACATCTACAGAATGGCCATTTCTGGAGGCGAGCATCGCGGAGCCCGTGCGATACTACAACGAGTGGGTAATGATCATATGGTGATCGTGGCGACGCGGTCGAAGCAGCAATACGGCATCGGAAAGAAAGAGACAGACGAACGAACCTGCAGTGGCTACCTTAATCTTTTGAGAGACTTACATGTTGCAGAGATCTCAAACGAATAAATCGCAGCGGCCAACTAGTGGTGAGGCTTGGTCCTCTCGGACACGCTTCGAGCATAACGCTCGTCCTCCTTGCGGAACGGGAGGGGGTCCCACCCTTCGGCATCGGGAGGTCCGTACAATCTAGTCGACGAATGATATGTGAGCGTCTATGGGGCAGGGAGAAGAATGAGATATGTACCCGCCGTGATCATTAATAGATTTTGTGATGCGGGCTACTTGCGGATCAGCAGAAGTTGCCGCCACGGAGACTTGTTTGAACTTTTGTCGTCCATGTTTCGTGGTCCTCTCGCCTGCCTGAACATCCATCCAAAGTTCTGTGAGTCACTAAAAGCAGAGGAGAAAGTTGGCCTGACGAACGTGCGAGATGAAAAAGCGAATGACTGTGGCGAGGAGGGCCGCCACGATGACGCAAATGACTGCGAAATCTGCGGGCACCGAAGGCATGGTGTGTGTCGTTTGCTGGCAAAATGAGTGTCCACAAAAAGTTGATCGTGAAAGGAAATGCCTGCCATACGAAGTTTCGTACATTTAGCGCACGAATAACCTTGCTACGGCACAAACGCCGATGGAATGGATAAAAGGTTTATTTGGCGTCGACTAAACCGCGGCTAGCCGGTCGACTAAGGCCCCTAGCCGACCAGCAGTCGGCTAACCGTAAGCAAGCACCGCCCGTGACCAGGCCGGTCGCGGACCAAAAAAACCTGCAATCGGCCCGACCGCGCAGGGCGCGGCAAGAGGATCGCGCGGCCCGAGCGGCAGACGCCGTACCGAGATCGGGGGAAAAAAGAATGCGCCCGAGCGGCGATCTCGGCTTTTTTGGCAAAGACCCGAAAAAGGGTCGAAAACACCGAGCACGCGTCTGCGACAACCGTTGACGCGTGCTTGGCCTCGTGGCTAGGTCGAACGCGACAACCGATCGGGCAGCGGCCGCCTGATAGGTCCAAGCACGGGTCGCCGATCTGGCTCGCCATAGGCCCGTGCCACGGCGGTGTTGGCATAAATAGCGCGACCTCGCCACCACAAACCGACAACAGCAACCTCGGGTAAGCACCACACCGCCGACAACCTTTTTACGCCTCATCAAAAAAAAAAAGACTGCCCGCCGTGCGCCGACAACCACGACGACCAACATGACCGTCAAACCCCAAATCAAGACCCACGGGTTTGCGCGCGCGGCCGCCCTGGTGCCCCTCGCCGTCCTGGCCGCGCTGGCCATCGTGGCCATGGGCGCGAGCGACGCCGCGGCGCTGTCGCCCAACCTCCAGTGCCCGGTGTCGCCGTCGTACCCAAAAAACTTTTTCCAGAACCACTACCCGGCCCAGAACCGCTACATGGGCACCACGGCCCTCCAGGCCTACATCCAGATCGACGTCACGGGCGAGTTTGACCTGGTCAAGGTGGGCAACTTTACCGGCGTCTACGTGCGCTACTATTCGAACGTACAGCGCCGCCCCATTGACGAATACTATATCAACGTCGACGGCACACCGGTCAAGGTCATCGAGATCACGACGACGCCGCTCGACGCCGGCAACGGCGAGTTTTGCCTCAACTTTGATCCGCCCACCGACGTGGTCGAGTACGTCCAGGGCGTGTCGCTCAACGACAAGTTCTTCTTCAACGCCTACTACAACAAGACGGCCAAGGGCGCGCGCTTTGGCGAGATCACGCGGACCGAGTTTTTCAACTTTGCGCGCAACGGCGTCGACTCGCTCAACATCTTGACCGTGCTCGACAACGAGGACGCCGGCGTCGAGTCGATGACCTTTTTCAAGTTCCACAAGACCTCGAACCACGTCGTCGAGCGGTGCGAGGAGACCGACGAGGTCAAGGCCATCGACGGCGTCGCCACGCGCTCGGTGCGCGACTATGCGCAGACCTTTGAACTGGGCAACGGCATGCGCGTGCCGCTCGACGTCATCAAGCCCGCCTACAGGGGCTTTTTCGCCGCTGCCGCCTAGGCCGGCTCGTCGCCTCGGGTCCGTCTGTTTGCGCGCGCGGCCTCGCCCGCACCATCGAGCCGACGGCAGCCTTGATCGGCGCCGCCCGACGCACCGGCATACACCAAACCGTGATGGACCGCCGCCAACGCCACTTCTACCCCGCCCCTCTTCTCCCTTTTGTCTTTTTTTTTCCTGCCCTGTCGGCAACATAAAAATCCAGGAAAAAATAGTCGCGGTCGCGTTGTTTTTCTTTGTGTCTCTCTTTCTTTTTTTTTAATTTTATCCCTTTTCTCGTGCGTCCTTGTTGGCGATGGCGGGCCAATGGCGTCGCGTCCTTGGTGCGCATTTTTTTGTGCGAGGCGGAGATCACCCTGGCGGCCTGCCTTGTTGACCCAAAGAAAAAAGAAGTCGCCTCTGTCAGAGGAGCAGCCGCGGCACCCCGGCGAGAGCGAGAAAAAAGAGCCGCCGACAAAAAAACGAGCGAACACGGTGGGTCTGCAAACAAAACAGAGGAAAACGGAAAAAAAGGCGCCAAAGGCCATGTGGATGCGGCGGTCACGCCGGGCGAGCGACGGCGACCGGACCGCACTGGTCAAAGGCCGCTCAATGGGCGATCGCGCAGAGGAGACCGACCATGCGCCCGCCACGGGGCCAGAGAGGGACGCGACTCCCACCGATTGCGCCTTTCGGCTGACGTCGCCCGCCTCGTGGTACGCCGCTGCGTGCTCGTGCTTGCGCCGTTGCCGCGGTGCCGACGAGGCCTCCGCACGACCTCTGGTCGACAAAGATGAAAACTCGGCAAGGAACGGCGACCCCGTGGCCGGTTCCGTCGCGGCGGCGCAAGCGTTGCCGTGCCCCGCGCCTCTGCGGCGTCGCCACGACGGGTGGCGACAGGCGTATGCCGACACCTACGGCGTCGACCCCGAGTCGGGCGACCCTCTTGATCACGCCGTCCTCCGGCGCATCGGGGCGTCGTGGCAGTTTCTGTGGGCGTGTCGGCAACCCATCGACGAGGTGCCGCGCACGCCGGGCGCCATCGTCCAGGGCCAGTGCCTGCTGCCCAACGGCGATCTCGTCCGTGGCACCTTTTGCGTGTGCACGCTGCCTCTCGGACCCGGCCCATCGGCGCCCGGTGCGTGTCTGCCCGCACGCACGGCGACCCCTGGCACGCGTCGTCCCGCCGATGATGCCGATCCCGGTGCGGCAACAACTGAGAGAGATCCCTCGTGCGGAGATGCGCGCAATGGCGGCACTCTGACGCAAGGGCACCGCGACGATGTGGTCAAGATCGACAGTCGTCATGCTCCCGGTGACAGCGCCAAAATCGGTAAAGATCACGGAACCGCCCGCGATATCGAGGACGACAAACACGACCATGATCATAACCGCGACGATGACCGTGATCGTAACCACGACGGCGACGATGACGGCGATGATCGTGGCCATGATCGCCAATGTCCCCGTGTGGCGTGCGGGCGCATCGTGTGCCCAGTGCAAATCGTCGACGAGGACAATGTCGACGGTTGTGCCGGGCCAGAGGCACTCTCACTCGAAGACGGTCCGTCGGTGCAGTGGGCGCTCGTGCCGCACGGCCGCGCTGCGCGCATCGGTGCCGACGGATCTCTGGCCGAGGGCGCCTTTTGCATGGGCCTCCTCCACGGCCACGCGCGCACCGTCGACGCGCGAGGCGAGATTTTTGGCCGCTGGCGCCGCGGGCGGCTCCACGGGCGCGCCGTGGCGACGACGCCCGACGGCTGGTTCGTGTGCGCCACGTGGCGCCGCGGCCGTCTCGTCGGCGACTACTTTGCCCAGTCGTCCTGCGGCGAGCAGTTTCGGTGCGCGTCGTGCGTGGACGGGCGCTTTGACGGACCCTGCCGTCGGGGCTACGCCGGCGGCGACTGGGCCATCGAGCGATGGGCCGAGGGCGTCCTCGTCGGCATCGAGCGCTTTCGCATCGCACCCGTCGCCGGCTCGGACCAACTGGCCGAGGGCGCCCTGCTGGCCGACTGCGCGTGGACGTGCGACAGGGTGCGCGGCGGCGGAGGCGATGCGCGCTACGACGACCACGTCTACCATCCGGCCGACCCCGCCTCGCCCGAATTCGCCCTCTTTTACGCCTACATGGCGTCCGAGGCATCTGCGCGCACCTTTGACGCCGGCCAACGCGAGGCCTTTGTGTGGGCCATGTGGATGGCACAACGGCGGGCCGCCATCGCCGTCCCTTTTGTCTAGTTGCCCGCTAGAGCGACCGGGGTCGGTGCGAATAAAAAAAAGTATATATATATATATATATATATATTTTGTTCTCTTAAACAACAATAAAAAAAAGAGAAAAATACAGTAATAATTAAAAAAAAGGCTTGCCGCGGTCGGCCGACGCGAACCGGGGATCGAAAAGAAAAATGTGCAACGGAGCGCCTTTTTCGTCGGTTCTTTTGGCGTGCGACTTTTTTTTCGCCAGCGCCTTTCTTGGGAAGGGGAGAATTTGTTCTGCCGTCTTGACAATCGGCCAGACATGGCGCCCAGAGAAGAAGACATGCGCGGTTGCCGGTTATGCCCACCAAAATGCGGACGAACTCATCGCCCACAACGACGGCGCTTGTCTGTGTGTTGTGATTCGATGACGCATTGGCCGGCTCGCGCCCCCAGGCAAGTCCGAGCGAGCGGCCGCTTTCAAATTTTTTTTCACCCGCCGGCTTGGTGTCGTGTGTCGTTGTCTCGTAACGGGCGGCACGATTCTCGTGGGCACCGACGAAAAAATGCCGCGCTCGGCCGGCCATTGGCCGCAGACAAAAAGTGAGTGGGACCGGCCACTGCGCGCATGTCCCGTGCATGGCCGTGGCGAAAGAGAAGCGCCCCAGGCAGCGCTCGCGGCACGGGACACACACGGATGCTTTTCTCCCCTACCTCCCCCCCCCCCTGCCGCAAAGTAAAAAAAAGGGAACGCCAACGGCTTGGCGCGCGGTATATAAAAACGGGCGCGCGCATCAAGTTGCTCTCTACCGCCGCACCATGTCGCACTCTGCGCCTTCCTCTGACACCGCCCCTGTCTCTGCTGAGACGCCGCACACGCAGCCTGCAATGGCCGACCTCGTCGCCAGGTTGCAAGAGATCGCGGCGGCCTTGTCCGCGTCGCCTTTGGCGTGTCCGCAGCCACCGCCGCCAGAGGCCGTGCCTCGGACCGTCGCCGCTGAGCCTGTCGCTGAGCAGGCCTCGACGTCGACAGACCCGGCGTCGACCGCTACGCGCGATCTCCTACCTTTTGTGCCAGACTGCGCCTACAGGTCGGTGCCGCAGCGCTTCTTGTACGCGAGAGGAGCCCACGGGTGCCAGGGAGGTGGCCGCGCCTATATGACGGTGACCCAGTTTGCCGAGCGCCTCGCGATCCTCCCCGAAAGCGCGCAGGTCTCGACGGGGTCGGAACTCGTGGCCAAGGTCGCGCGCGTGCACCTCCGCCACCACGTGTCCCCCGAGCGCGCCGCCGGCTGCTACGGCACCGCGACGGTGTCGCCTGTAGACCGCGACCCGAAATTCGCCGCGTTCAATGCCGTCGGTCTGGCCGGTCGGCCCGTGGTGGCCCGCTACCTCGCGCGCAATCTGGCCAAGTACGCACTTGACGCGCCCGACGCGCTCGTGCTCGTCGACAATGGCCTCGCGCTCCTCCCCGACAGTCTCCAGTGCGCGCGAGTGGCCGCGCTCGGCGTGCCGATCCCTGTGACCCTATCGTGCCCTTTATGGATGATCGCCGAAAGCGAGGCGGGACCCATTGCCACAAAGGACCGGATGCACTACCTCGGCGACATGGTCAAGGGCATCCAGACGACGCACGTCACGTTGGAGCGTGCCGACCTCGGCGCCGTGGCCGAGCGCGCCGCACGCGCCATGATCCGCAGCGGCCTGGCCGCGTTCGATCTCTTTTACGTGCCTGTGGCCGCGACGCGTGCCGCAGCCGCACACATCCGCCACGGCGTCTTGATGACGCTGGCCGAATTTGGCCAGGCCCACGGCGGACGCGTCATCACCGAAAAGCACATCCAGCGCTTTTACCGGCCCGTGGCGCCGGGCAACCCAGAGATGACGCCCAGTGCCATGGCGCGCATCCTCGACGCCGGCGTCGACAACGTGGCCGACCTGCTCGCCCTCGTCGACGATCCCGGCCTCTCTGCGTGAGACCGCTTCTTTTTTCCCGATTGCCCTCTTTTGTCTTTTGTGTGCGCGGCGTCTTTCGGCGTCCGCGCTCGCTGTCGCGTCTTTTTTCTCTTTTGGCGCCATGTTGTCTCCTCCTCCCAAATGACAGTGAATAAAAAAAGAAGGAAATGCCAAATACGCCAACAGCGACTGTGTTATGAGACACGCTCGCCGGCAGAGACAAAGATGGCGCCGCACCGCCATAAACCTTGCGTGTGTGTGTGGCCCAGGCACGCCGCCTTGGCAGAGCACGCGGAAAAAAAGATGGAGCGACAACGCGCCGGGAAAGCACGGCGGGCGCGGTCTGTCTTGTCTGTGCAGAGGCGCCTCTGACGTGTCGCGCGGGCGTAAAAATGCCACTCTTTCACATCAAGGTTTGACTTCCATTTGCGCTGTCGGCTCTTCGGTTCGGGCGTGTGCCATGTCATTTGCGTGCGGACCGCCGTGGTGCCCGAGGCGGCAGACGACGCCAACGCCGTCGTGTCGACACCGACAACTGGCGCAGGAGCGGCCCACAGTGTTGCATGAGGATCACGATCACGGCGACGACACGATCCTTGAGACGCACGCGTGCCAGGGCAGTGCGGTGTGCGCGATCCCGTGTATCGTGCAGGGGCTCGGCGCACGTGCGCTGCCAGGTCCGCCCGGCCCGCCCGGCACGTCTGTCGTCGGCATCGCGGGTCCATCGGGTCCACCCGGACCTGCAGGACCTCCAGGCATACAGGGACCGACAGGACCGCAGGGTGCGCAGGGCACACCAGGCGAGAGAGGTCCTCCGGGACCGCCCGGACCGCCGGGTCCGACGCTGGCGGCGATCGGGTTCAGCAGTATCATCGTCCCCGGCACTGTGATCACGCTGGCTCCCGGCGAGGGCACCCTGCTCAACGAGTTTGAGACGTCGTCGCGCCCAGGCCTGTACGCCACGGAGCCCTTTAGCGGGATCTTTATCGCACCCGTGACTTCGACTTACCGATTCAGCGTCGGCATCTACGTCGCCGACGCCATCTTCACGGCACCCGGCGCCACGATCGTGGCCGGCCTCGCCGTCACGCCCATGGTCGGTCCACCCACCATCGTGCGGCGGGCGTACGCGCCCTATCTAACGGGAGCGCCAGAGGGTGTCGGCCTCGCCGGCGTCACGCTTCATCTCGATGCCGCACTCAACCTGACGGTGGGCATGCGCGTGTCGATCACCATTGTCAACGATACGCTCGATACGGTGGTGCTGTCCATGATGGGCGACGACCCGACGGCCACCTGGTTTGACGGCAACGCCATGGGCCAGCCCGCCGCCGTCACCGCCCCGTAATAGATTTCGCTGCATGCGGTCTCTTTTGTTTTCCTGTTCTTTTTTTTTCTTTTGCAGCAACATCTTTTTTTTCTCGATCTAAAGTGCGGTGCACATCGCCTTGTTGGTCCCTCCTGCCGCGATCGAGCCTGGCCGATCGACGACGATGACGACGGCCACGCCTCTGCGGGCGCATCAGCCGTAGGTTTCAGTCGGTCGGGTCCTAAATAGTGCCGCAAATGTCTGCCGCCGTCCTTGTTTTGTGTGGGCCACCGGACGAACCGGTTCACGTCTCTAGGAAAAAAAAGAGGCCTTTTGAACACGAAAAGATGAAAAAGACGACTGCAAACTGCGCGACTGCCGTGTGTTGCGAGATCGCCGTGCCCGGTCCTCCGGGGCCGACGGGCGCACAAGGCCAGGCCGGCGCTTCCGGCGCACAAGGCCCGCCCGGCGCCGTTGGTGCGCCGGGCCAAGTCGGGCCGCCAGGGCCGCCGGGTCCACAAGGACCCGTGGGTCCCGCCGGACCGCCAGGCGACGCGGGTCCCGTGGGTCCGCCAGGCTCGTCGACGTCCGCGATCGGCGTGGGCTTTCGCGCCATCAAAACAACCGACCAGACCGGCGGACCGGGCACGACCGTCGTCGTCGAGTTTGTCGACGAGATATACGATTTGCAAAACAGCACGCCCGTCGACAACTATGATCCTCTGACGTCGGCCTTTACGGCGCCCGTGGCCGGCGTCTACCGGTTCGAGGCGCCCATCTCTCCCGTGTGGGCGGTGGAGGGCACCAACGTCGTCGTCTCGCTGGTGAGCGACAGCGGCGCGCCTCCGATCGAGCGTTGGCTGGCCATGCCAGCGCTGGGCGAGACGCTCGGGACCGCGTCAGAGGCCACCGTGTCGGGCGACTTTCTCCTTGCGGCCGGCCAGACGCTGACGGTGCAGGTCACGAATCTTGGTCCCGGCGCCTTTGCCGTGCTGGGCGTCGCGCCCCAGAGGCAGACCTCTTTTACGGGCGCGCTGGTCGCGCCCACCGAACCCTAGCGGGTGGCCTGTTGTGTTTGACCCTTTTTTTTCTATCTATCCGACAGGCTCGGTTCACAAAGACTGCCGAATCGGCGATTCGGATGCGATAGATAGAGCAAGTTACGCTCGCCCTCATGGACAACCACCGTCTCTGCCCATGTCGCACTCGTCCCGACGCGCGCTCTGGCCGTGCCGCCGCGGCAACCGCAGACGACGAATCTGCCCGCGCGGTGCACGCAAGACCTTGCCGCACGATTCTATCGCGGGTCGGTACGCGCGGACCGCCTGGGCCTCCTGGTCTGTTGGGGCCCGCCGGCCCTCCGGGTTCGCGAGGGACGCCCGGCAGTGTCGGCGCGGCCGGCCCCGTTGGGCCACAAGGACCGGCAGGACCTAGCGGGTTGCCCGGACCGCCTGGTGTCGTTGGTCCACAAGGTCCGCCAGGACCCGAAGGCATTACCATCTCTTCCAACGTCGCCTTTCGCGCCGACGGTGTGGCCGCCCAGGTCGTCACGTCTACCGTGCCGGTGACGGTCGCCTACGAAAACGAAATCTACGACCTGGAGAATGGCGTCGCGGCCGACAACTATGACCCGGCGACGTCGACCTTTACGGCACCCGTGGCCGGCGTCTACCGGTTCAGCGCCATGGCCAGCGGCACCCTCGTGAGCGGCGAGCCGACGGTGAGCCTGGTCCTGACGACGAGCGCCGTCGGGCAGGGTCCCACCCGCGCCCTGTTTAGGATCTTTGACATTGCCGGTGCCGACGACAACTACAGCGGCAATGTCGTGGGCGACTTTCAACTCGCGGCAGGCGACACGGTCACGCCCCAGATCTCGCTCAGCCCCGACGGAGGCAATTTCACACTGGTCCCCGTCGGCACGGTGACGCGCACCTTTATGGGGTCGCTCGTGTTTGAGACACCGCCCGCCTAGAGAACCAATGGCGCCTGCGCGCATGATGCCTTTTTTTTCAAAAAAAAAATAGAACCGCCTTTCCCTTGGCCCCGGATTGTGGACGCATTGCATTTGATCCTTTTTCCACAACGATATCCAACATTTTTTTTCGCAAGGTCGCGCCAATTGTCGCAGAGCGCGTCGGAATGGGCCGCCGGGGCAGAGCGCAACGGTAAAAAAAAAAGAAAAAAGGCCACAACAAAAATCCACATAAAAGTGCAACGCCTGTTTGTTGCCCAAACCCAACGACCGACATGGACAAAAGGGCGCTCCTTGATCGCTTCCTGCCTCTGCCCGAACCGCGCATCCGCAAGGGTCTGATGGTCACCAACAATCCCCATCACACGCCGTGCGCGGCGGGCCTCGCCATAGGGCCGCTGCGCTCGATCAAGCGCTTTGATTACGACGACAACTCGGCCTGGGACCGCGTCGAGGAGTGGTTCAGCGTCCGCTTTGCCTCTCTGGCCGCCGAGCGCGAGCGCTCGCTGTGGGAGGACAAGTGTGAACACTATTGGCACGCGAGCGCGGCCACCGATCGCAACCTCTTTTCGATCCACATGGAAAATATCCGAGGAAGGCGGCGGCTGCCGCGGATGTACCACAACAGGCCCATCGGGGACACCGCCACGACATCTTGAAGGAGGCCCTGACGAGGCCCACCAATGCCCCCCGAAAGAGCCTCTCTTCTTTTTTTTTTCCATAACAACATCTCGTGTCGCATTCCGAGATGTTTTCCTTTTTTCCAACAAGATAAAACAAGCCCGACACCAGTGCTTGCTTATGGTTAACCAAACTAAAGTCGACTAATGTGAGGATTAGTCGGTTAAACCACGACTTAGTCGGTGGATGAAAGAAAATCATTTTTAGATAATTTATTATACGGGATTTTACCCCCTTTCATGTCTTTGGACCTGAAAATACCAAACAAATCGAAACGTTTTTTCATTCTATGGGGAAAAAGTCCCCAAACAGAGAGCGTTGGGAAAAAAAGGCAAACCAGGAAAAAGGAGTACGCGGCCTTAATCTTTTCATGGCGCCATGTCCACGGATCAGGTCGAACTAAACAATCTCGTTCGTTCTTGCTGTGGTAAACGCACCCGCAACGTCATGGATCACCTTTATTCGTACGATATTTTTACGTTATCGCAATTGGCCCGCTCGCCCCCGTCGGTCGTGATGGATGTAATTGATCTCAGCGCTCTGTGCTCCCACAAGAGGAACGCGCTTCTGAATGGCCTAGAGGTACTGTAGTCAGGCTCTATTTTCTGGGCGTGTCGTTAATTCCTCCACCCTTTTTATAAACAGGCGCTCAAGAGCAAACATCAACCCATGGAGCAGCAGCAGCAGCAGCAGCAGCAGCAGCAGCAGCAAAACAAAGGGATACAATCACCCTTGCCACCTAAATCGACGAGCGCCGAGGTGTCTGTGCTGCTGGGCATGTTGTCGGCAGCCGGCATAGCGGAGGAAGAGTTTGGATCGCCTGCAGACTGGGCGGAAGTCGAATGTGACCCAATCTACGTCCCCGATCCCACAAGGCCGCGCCGTACGTTCGCCGACTTTGACTGGGATGCACATGCTCCAAAACAATGATGGCAAGGTGTTTATGTTGCCTTCCTCAAGAACCACATCAAGCATACTTGACACATACGCTTACATTCGGGAACTCTCTCGCGCGGCGCTGCTCGCTGTCGTCTGTCTCGTCGTAATTATAGACCGGTCTGAATCTGAGGGCGTGGGTGCCGAAATGTTGCTTACGCCTTTCCTGCAAGAAGTCGTCTCGCGGAGGCCCATAGCGGGCGGCTGTCCCCACAAACCTCAGATGCAGTTCGTTGCCATTTTTCTCCTCAAAGATGAGTCGTAATTTCGAAAGTTCGTTTCCTGAGTTCGAGTTGAGGTAGGCAAGATAGTTGTGCTTTGTGTTGAGCCTGGGTTTGGCGCGCCAGCAGAGAGGGGATACGGATTCGTGGTAGTCACCGAAGCACCATTTCTTCCCGTAGCCGTCCTCTTCTATCCTTTCAATCATTTGACGAAAAAGGTCCTGCTCCTCATCGGTAGATGCTTCCAGTTCGGCCCGCATCTCTTTGGAACTGCATTTGCCAGATACGTTATGGCACTGCAAGATGCGCAGGCTGAATGAGGACGTACATTAGAACCCTCCAACGAGCCATGACGTGCGCAACTTCGGTTTCGCTAGCGAAAGAAAAATCTCTGTTGGCCGGACGCTGGTTCGATTTAATAGAATGAAAAAAACTAAGTCCCAGAATTTGGTACGCACACCACGGAGAAGAAAAAAGTTCATATTTGAAATCGTTGTGCGGTGGGAGGTGTGCGCCAGTCGTTGTTGTTTTTTTTTAATTTTTGCCCCTACTGCACCCTTAATGTGCCCAAAAACGCGCTATTTTGTACAATTTTATTTGCCTACAGTATCGGGTTCGAACCCCACCGGTGTCGACTAAAGTCGCGGTTAACTGACTATTAGTCATTTTCGAATTAGCCAGTTAGTTTTTGTGGCTGGTTAAAACAAGCAAGCACTGTCCAACAACATAAAAAAAGGTGGCTTTGGTCTGCCAAAATAAAAGCGCCTGTGGAAAAGACAAAAAAAAAGAAGAGGCCGTGCCGGTGCCTTGGCGGGTCCCTTTTTTTGTCCTGCCTGCTGTGGCCCCCGTCGCCGTGGCCCTCTTTCTTTTTTTTTTTACACAACAAAAGAGGGCAACAACGACGCGAAAAAGAAAAAAAAGGGAAAAAATGAAAACGACCTCGACGACACGTTGCAAAGCCAGAGGGGACGACAATGCAGCCGTTTTTTCTTTTTCAAAAAAAAAAGAACAGGAGGGAAAAAAGAAGAGGGAAAAGGAAAAAGGGATCACGTCGTGTCCATGGCGTCAGAGGACCGCGAGAGGCGCGCGCAGAGCATCCGCCGAAAGTGGTCCTCGGCGGCGCATTCGCCTTCCACACCGCATTCCGACCACGGGGAGGCGCGGCGAACAACGTCCTCGGGTGTGCACAAGTAAGGCGCGCAATCGGCCAAGACCTCCACCGGCGCCAGGGGCACGCGTCCGCTCTGGCAGAGATCGACCAAGCGCGACGGCCACTCCATGGAGGCGAGACGATCGCCAAAGTGGGCGACGATGCGTCTGATGGCGCGACGGTCCGCAGCGTCCAGTGAGTCGGCCAGCGCGCAGCGTATATCGATATCATTGTGCTGGTGCTCGGCGACGATGCGACGGAAAAGGTCGTCGTTCTTGAAACTGGCGGCGTCCCGCAGCGCGCGCCAGCCAGAACACACGTCGCTGCAATAGGCAAACAAGGCGTCGATGTCTGTCGGTTCGCGTGATATGTCCAGGGATACCGGATCGGCTTCGCAACAGTGGGCGCCGCCTCGGCACACACCAATGTCCTCTCTGTCGCGCAGCAGGCGGACGATGTCGGAGCGATCGCCTGCAACGGCCGCGCGCATGGCCATGCGCGGACACGCGCCGCGGCCGCGGTCGCACAGAAAGGCTAGGATGTCGGCGCACCCCGATCGGACCGCGCATACAAGAGCCACGTGATCAACGTCCGCGCCGAGGCCGCATGCAAATTGCACGATATCGAGACGGCGCGAGTGCACCGCGCACACCACAAGGTGGTCCGGCCACGGGCCGTAGCCTCGTTCGGCAAGGAGGCGCAGCACGTCGATGTTGCCGCGACGCGCTGCGTCTCTCACATGTCCCTGTTCGATCGCCGAGATGCCGTCGTCGTCGTTATCGAGGAAAAGACGCAGCAGATCGTCGTCGTCAGACGCCATAATGCGACCGACGCAGCCGCGCCGCCCAATGTGGCCTTTGCAATGGGCCAGTGCAAAGGCAAACACGTCATCGATGGACGCGCCGTCGAGGCATTGAGCGTGGGGCAGGCAGGACGTCGCAAAGATCCAACCGATGGCGGCGGCGCCCGCCAGATCGCCTCACTGGGCAAACCAAAGGGCGGTCGACGCGATGAGTTGCTCGGATGCGGCGGCAGCACCTGCCCACAAGGCGCGCGCCATGTCCGTGGCTTTATCGAGCGGGACGGTGCGTTTTGCGCAGCGCCTCATCAACGTCCCTGTTTCGACGCAGACCGGGCCTCGGTGCAAGAGCGTCGGGTCGTCAACGCCGATGGCGACGCCCAGGGGCAGACAGCCGAGCGCAACGCGGCGGTCGTGGGGCCGGCCGGCGCATAGGGCAGCGACCGCGCGCTCCAGACGCGCACGTATGTCTGGGATATCGGCGCCGCACTGGGCCGCTCGCAGGGCAATCGGCCGCGGGATCCAACGTGCCGTGTTCGACGAGTAACAGGGCAAAGTGCGCACGGCGCGATCGGCGCGTGCGATCGTCCGCCGCATAGTCAAGCAGATCTCGCGTGCGGCCGCGCGTCAGCGTGCCGAGACGCTCTGCGGCAAAGAGAAATGCGTCGCTGCGTTCGTTCATGATGGCGGTACTTGCCACGCGCATCATATCGCCGTCGGGCGACGCCGCGTCGAGCATGCGCAATAGATCGGCGCGGCCCAGTCGCGCGGCCGCGGTAAAGGCGTGCATGGAGATGCGGTAACATTGGGCGATGAGATAGGCGACGGTCCCCGTCGAGCCCGACCTGACCGCGGCGTCAAGGATTCGCGGGCCGCACGCGACCGCTCCGCCCACGACGCCGGGGCGATGCGGCGCGTCCGTGCGCTCGTGCAGCCAGCGCACATTGTCGGCGCGGCCGGCAGACGCCGCGGCGTAGATGGCCGCCGAGTCGAGGGCCATTTTGCGCGTGCGCCGAAAATGGTCGAGGGCGTCGGTCGGGAGACGCCGCGCCGCCGTAGCGATCGAGTGGCACCGACGACATTGGCGCTCCAATATGTGGGCGCGCGAGCAGACCGAAAACAGACGCGCCGCGCAGAGACACGCCAAAAAGTCGCGATCGTCGGCGACGGCACATACAATGGACGAGACGACCTCGGCCGGCAGGGTCTCCATCCGTGTGTCCCTTTTTTTTGTTTCCAAAAAAAAAAGAAGAACGGAAAAGGCTGGAACAAGAGCCTAGCCTTTTTCTTCTTCTTGTGCGTGAGCCGGCCCTCCACTCCCGCACAATGACGGCGCACCGAATGGCACAGGCTCGGCGCACGACCAATGGCTTTCGAATGAAAAAAAGGCAAGGAATGCGACCAAAGACAGGCCGACATATGTGCTCCCACATTTGCCCCTCCCCAAAACTTTTTTCTTTTGGTTTTCATTGTATCTTTTTTCTTTGGCAAAGAGTTTTCTTTTGGTGCCCCGTGGTCCCCCAAAAAGACAACGGCGCCGGCCAATGAGGCTTGCGAGAAAAAAAAAGACACAACGTGCGCAGCACCGAGACGGACCGCCTCAACCGGTCTGTGCTGCGCGACGCCTGCCGTTTTTTCGGGAGCAAAAAAAGAGGGGCCTGCAACGGGCCAACGAAAAAAGAGGCAACGGCGGGCCGTCCAAAAGTGTACACGAAAAGAAAACTCGACGGGCATCGGCCACCACCAAACCTTGTCGCGTTGGACCAAAAAAAATAGCACAGACCCGAGGGAGCGACCCACGCAATATGCACGCACAAAAGTACACCGAGACGCCGCTCGTGGCCGAGACCACGCGCCGGCCTACCGAGCCGGCCCGATGCACGCTGTCTACTGCGGCGACCGTCTTCTGGGCCGTCTACCCGGTTGTGTGGACGTGCGCCCTGTGTGTGGCCGTGTCGTGGTTCCTCGGTTGCACCGTGCCCTTGGCGGCGGTGACCAGCGGCTCCATGGAGCCGCAGACGTACCGCGGCGACCTTTTGCTCGTCGTTGGACCCGACTTTGGCGGCAAGGTGCGCGTTGGCGACATTGTCCTCTACCGCCTGCCGCACCGTCCTGACACGCCGATCGTCCACCGTGTCGTCGACATTGTCGACGTCGACGATAGCAACGCGACCGCGAGAGGAGACCGCCAGAATAACGACCCTGCGGCGAGGCGTTGGTACCGCACCAAGGGCGACAACAATGACGTCGACGACACGGGCCTCGTCTTGCCCTCTTTCCCGTCGGGCCTCGTGCCCCACGCCGCCCTCGTCGGTGCGCCCCTCTTCCCGGTGGTCGCCGATGATCCCCCTATGCAACAGTGTTGGCAGCGCGCCCTGTGTTGATGAGGAAAGGCGGCAAAGGAGGTGGTCGTCCTGCGCCTAAACTCTTTGTGTCTCTCTTTTTTCCTTTCCTGTGTCTTGCGACAGGCAAAGTGCGTGGCCAGGTTCCGCTTTTGGGCTACCTGGGCTTGCTGCCGATCGGCGCCAAGATCGCGATCGGGCTCGCTTGCGTGTCGTGGATCTTGTACGGGCTGCGCGCCGATGGTGCGACGCCCAAGTGCGACGGCGATGATGACCGGATTACCTCGCGGCGTTGGCTGTTGCTCCTCCTCTGTCCGGTGCTCTGAACGAGGCTCTGGCTACAGTGACTTTTTCGCCCAGGCCGTCTATCTCTTTTCTCTCTCTCTCTCTCTCTCGCAGCAAGTCGCGCGCCGCGGTTAAATCGCAACAATAGAGAAAAAAAGAAATTGCGTAAAAAAGCCCAATGAAAACCAGCGTCCCCATTTTAGACCATGCGGCCTGCCGGCGGCGACGTGAAATGGCACTTGCGCCGGCCAGACAAAGAAAAAAGAAGAGAACCGCGCATCGGCGCCAACAACACAAGAGTTGGTTTTGGACGGTGACGCGCTCTTCCAAATCCCCAAAAGAGTCCAAAGCAGGACCCAGAGGCCGATGGGACAACCGCCAAAGTCGCGCGCGTCACAAAAGGGATCAATTCGCGATCAGGGTGTAAAAAAAAGGAATGTAATGCCAACACGAGCACAGACGGAAAAGCAAATGGGCGAGGCCACTCGCCTGCGGAGCGAAATCCTCCCCAGCGCGAGTCTCGGTTGCAGGGGAGACGGAGGAAAAGAGTCGCCAACAGCGACCCCACTTGGGCGTATGTTGTCGCTGTTGTCCTCGTTATTGTTGTCGCCATCAGGCTCGCCGCGGGGACGCCCAGCGCGGCCGACGCGGTGTGCCGGCCCGCACTTTTGCCTCGGCGCCCCCGCAAAAGTGACCCCACCCAGTGGGAAAGGTCCAAAAAGAACGACCCCCTTCCCCCAAAGCAACCGCCATGATCACAGCCGCCAGTAGCACCTCCACCCTGACGCGCCGATCGGCGACCGGCATGTTGCTGGCCGGTGCCGCGACGCTGGCGCTGGTCCTGGCCTGCGTGTCGCCCGCCGTCGATGCCTACCACTATACGGTCCTTGTGGGACAGTCGCAGGCGTGGTCGCTGCCGGCCGGCGCCGCCAACGTGAGCGTCACCTTGTGGGGCGGCGGCGGCGGTTCCTCGACCAGTCTCTACTGTGGCGCAGGCGGTGGCGGCGGTGCCACCATTCTCGGGCGCGCCGTCAATGTGTCTGACTGGGCGGTGCCGGCTAGTAACGCCGCATGGAGCGTGATCGTGGGCAAGGGCGGCGCGCCGGGTCAGACGGGTGCCCAAGAGTCAGTGGCCGGCGACGGCGGCGCCACCTCGATCAGCGTCACGGCGCCTGACGGCACGGTGCTCTTTCACGCGACGGCCTATGGCGGCGGCGGTGGCAGTTCCTCGTCGAGGGCGGACCGCACCGGATGCCAGGGCGGGGCAGGCGGCGGCGAGGCCTCGTCGGCGGTGGGTCCCCAGCCGGGTGGCGGCAGTCCGAACGGCGGCGCCGACAACGACCGCCAGGCTATGCCCAAGGAGGGCGCCCTCGTGGGCGACGTCAAGGCGGGCAGCGCCGGCGCCGGCTACGGGTACGCCTTTGACGCGCCCATCACCAGGGGTGCCCCGTGGTCGGGCGCCGGACGCACGTGGTCTGGCGGCGCCGGCCGTGGGAGCACCTTGTGTTGGTCATCGGGCGGCGGCGCCGCGTACGGCGGCGACGGCGGCAGCGGGTCCAACAGCGCGCCCGGCTCGGCGCCGCCCTCGCGCTATCCCGGCGCCAACACCGGTGCCGGCGCCGGTTCGGCCGAGGCGTGCAAGACATACACCCTGTCGCAGGACGTGGCCGGCGCCGACGGCGGAGCGCTCATCGAGTACGATCATCCGGTGGCGCCCTCGCCCTCGCCCTCACCAACCGCGTCGGTCACCCCGTCGCGAACGGCGTCGCCCTCGCGCACACCGTCGCCGTCGCCCACACCGTCGGCGCAGCCTCTGTCGCAGTTGGTGACACTGGTGTCGCCCATCAGCGGCAGGCAGTTGACGCCGCAGGAGGACGGCAGCGTCAAGTCGCTGTGGTACGGCGCCTCCTACAAGGAAAAGTGGGCGGTGAGCCGGCTCTCCAACGGCAAGTACACTTTCAAGGGATTCAACGGCCGCTACCTCACGGCCAATCCAGGCGGGTGGGTGCGCGCCGAGGCCACCTCGGTCGGTGCGTGGGAGCAGTGGGATGTGATCATTAATGCCGGCAACCAGTGGACCCTCAAGAGCGCCCACGGCACCTACATGGGTACCACCGTTGCCGGTGTCATCTACCTCAACGGCGACTCGACCTTGTATTGGACCAAGACCACTGTCTAGACGACGCGCCGGGCAACAGCAAGTTGTTGCCCCCTCTCTTTTTTTTGGAGGTCGCGCGTGCGTCGCCTGGCAGTGTCCTCGTGCGCAAAGCGCCGTCGTCTTTTCTTTTGAAAAAAAAAAGAAAAAAAAGGATTTGTCATAGAATAGTCTCTCTTTTGTTGGCGCTGCGCCATTGACCCGTTCCCGTGTCTCTTTTGGTTTGGCACTGATTTTTTTCCCACAGAGGGGCGTGGATGTCTGCCCGTCATTGAACAAAGGGACAAAAGACAGATTGGACGGAAAAAAAAGGCGAGGGTGGGCATCGCCACGGTCGAGTGCGGCCAATGGCCATACGATGTGGCCTCGCGCCTGGCGCGGCAGCACTCGCGGCCGCCCGCGCCGGGCCGGCGCGTGCGCCTCTCTTCTATAAATAGAACACAAAAAAAAGACCAAAGACAGCCACAAAAAAGCACGCACGCACACGGATACCCACCAGAGGGAGGCCGCCTTTCTTGCCACAAGCCAACAATCAATTTTTAAAGAAAAATGCCCAGCGGACGCGCGTGCGCCCTAGCGCTCTTTGTCGCGTGGTCGCTCTTGGCTGCCACGACCGACGCCTACCATTACATGGTCTTTGTCGGGCAGTCGGGCACGTGGACGGCGCCGGTCGGTGCCACCAACGTCACCGTCACCCTTTGGGGCGGCGGCGGCGGCGCGGCGACCTCGATTTACTGCGGCGCGAGCGGCGGCAGCGGCGCCGCCGTCATCGGTCGCGCCACGGGCAGCGACGGCTGGAGCGTGGCGGCGAGCGACGCGCAGTGGAACGTGACGGTCGGCGAGGGCGGCGCCGGCCTGCGCAGGGACAGCGCGACGGAAGCATATGGTGGCACGGGCGGGAACGGCGGCAACACGCTTGTGGTGGCCATAGCGCCCGGCGGCGCCGAGTTGTTTCGCGCCGTGGCCTATGGCGGCGGCGGCGCCAAGGCGACCGGGATGGGCATCGTGCGCGCGTGCCAAGGCGGAGGTGGTGGCGGTCAAGGTTCACAGGCCGCCGGTCCAACACCGGGCAGCGGCACCCCGACGGGCGGGGTTGACAACAACCCCGTCGGTCCTTCCACCGAGGGCGCCATGCTGGGCGACGTCAAGGGCGGCGGTGCCGGCGCCGGCTATGGCTTTGTCGGGGGCAATTTCACGAACCCGTTTGTGCGCGGTGCCAATTGGAACTCGCCCGGCCACACGTGGGTGAGCGGCAGCGGCCTCAGTGGCGACTACCCCAACGGCTGGTGCTATGCATGGGGCGGCGCTGCCGGCTTTAATGGCGACGGCGCTCCGGGCCAAATCAGCACGCCCCAATATGCGGCCGCCAACAGCGGCTCGGGCGGTGGATCGGCCCTGCTGTGCATCGGCGGCGAACTCGCCGGCAAACACTCGGCCGATACGGCCGGTGCATCTGGCGGCGCGATCATCGAATACGACCACCCGGTTGCGCCCTCGCCCTCGCCCACACGCTCGCCTACGCCCTCGCCGTCGAGATCGCCCACGCCGTTCGTGACGCCCTCGATGACGCCCACGCCCTCGGCGCAACCGTTTTCGCAATTGGTGACGCTGGTGTCGCCCATCAGCGGCAAGCAACTGACGCCGCAAGAGGACGGCAGCGTGGCCTCCCTCTGGTACGGCGCCTCGTACAAGGAAAAGTGGACCGTCGTCCGATTGTCCAGCGGCAAGTACACCTTCAAGGGGTTCAACGGTCGCTATCTCGGAGCCGATCCGGGCGGCTGGGTGCGCGCCGAGGCCACGACGGTCGGTTCCTGGGAGCAGTGGGACGTCTTGATCAACAACGGCAATCAGTGGACCCTCAAGAGCACCCACGGCACCTACATGGGCACCACCGTCGACGGCGTCATCTACCTCAACAACAACGCGGCCCTCTACTGGACCAAGACCACCGTCTAGTGGGAGAGGCCCAAATTATCATTTTTTGTCGCCGTCAAGAAACTGTTTTTGAGAAAAAGACAGAACAAAGACATTATCGCGACACAACCCGGTTTGCACTCGGCTCGCGCCCGATGCGCACCGAGGATATTTGTGTCGGGGGCCGGGTCTGCAAAGACCAGCCACATTGGACCTTATGGCAAAATGGGATTTGGGTAATCGCCACGTCAGGCGTCCTCTTCTTTTTTTTTTATTTTGCACCAAGAAGAAGAGGCGACACGAAAAGACGAAGCGAGGATACGATCGCAGTCAATGCCTTTTTTTTTCGTTGGCGCTTTGAAAAGGAGAACGGAAATGCGGGTTTGCATCCTGTGGATGATTGAATTGGCTGCGGCCAAGCCGACCCACCTTAAGATCGACTGGCCAAGAGTCAGTCGGCGATTCATCGCATAGGGCCGGGTCGTCACACGTGTTCTCGATCGTCCTCTTTGTTTTGACGCCCAGTCAAGCGCCTCTTTTTTTCTGTACTTGCGAGCGTTGGCGATATTTGTCTTTTTTTTAATATAGAGTGAAAAGGCCAAACAAACACAGAGAAAAGAAAAAAAAAAGGATCAAGAGGCCTGTGCGACGGCACGAACGGCACACACAAAGGCCTCGTGCTGGGCGGGCGAAAAGGCGTTGCTAGAACGGCCCGACAAGACATAGTCGGCCATCGCCTGGAACTGGCTCGACTTTACGTCGGTCGGATAAAAGACGCTGCCCGTGTAGACGGCACCGGGCTCGGCCGGCAGGATCGCCCACTCGCAATTCCCGATCATCCGACCTTTGGGCACCGCGTCGATATAATAGTAGAGAATGGCTGGCGGTCCGTCGCCGTCCCGCGCCTCTGCATACGAATCGCCGTTGCGGAAGCGACAGATGCAGATGGCGCATGCGGCCGACGGCGCCCACGGGCCGCAATACACTGAATAGTTTGGATAGGGCCATTCGGCGAGGGGCATCGGGACCCTGCGCGCCGACGGCGGACTCGGGTGTCTGACATGACGGCGCGATCTCCCCTCGGCGTCCCATGTGCGCCAGGTGACCGTGAAATCGATCTTGTCTGGAGAAAACGGGTACACTCGGCGGGTGGCAGAATCGCACTTGTACGTCGGCGGGTAGTAGATGTAGCCCTCGATCCAGGAGCCGCAGTTCCAGCGGCCTTCGTACACCATGCCACATGGGTGTCGTCGGATCGCGTAACCGTGAGGTCGCAACGCGCCCGCGTGAGAAACGAGTTGGCCAGAGACGGTGATGCCGGCGCCTTTGCCGTCTGTGACCTTGCCCACGACCACAGGACCGTCTTTGTTGTCGTCGTCGTCTTTGGTCCAACGCTCTTGGTCGAGGGTGTCGGGATGGACCTCGCACGCGAGGGCAAAGGAGAGGGGTCCGCCATAGCGTGAAATCACCGACCACTTGAACCTGTGCCACTCAGAGGCGTCGATTTGCGCCGCGATTGGGTCGCACACGGTCAAGGCGCCGCGCGGCACCGCGTCGACGACCGAATCGCCGCCAAAGGGATGCACCGCAGGATGCAGGCGGCGGGCGGGAATCGGAGGCGTCGGCACAGACGGACGGTGCAGCGGCATGTCGTCGCAACTGCCGACCATGCCAATGGTCTGTACTGCGACGGCGACGCTGTCTGGCAAATCGCGGTCGAGAGCGTCGCACTGGCGCGGCGCTCCATCGTATGGTTCGCCGTCCCGGTAGACGCTTTGGCGCCGCCGCCTGTGCGCCAAGGACGCACAGGCAACATGGACGGCCAAAGCGACGATAGAGAGGGCCACGTAGGGTGCATCGCCGTGCATGCCCGAGAGCGACGCCGGGTGAAATACCCAACAGGCCGACAGGGCGCAGGCAGCGGCAAATCCTAACAACAGTAGGGGGCCCATGCTCTTCATCGATCGCCGGGGCGTGTGAACGGGTGCAAGGTGCGCGTTGGTGATCTGTCTTGGAGGATCACGCGGTGACGCAAGCACAGATTTTTATGTCTGATTTTCCAATGCTTTTGCAAGACGTTGACAGCATTTTTGCGCGTCGCAATTGGTTCGCCCCTTTTGTCCTCCCTTTGGCGCGTCCTCGGCGCCAGACAGGTGGCGTGGCGGCATACGTGCGGGAGTCGTCTATGGCGCCGTGCCGACGGCCCGTTCTTTACATTTCCTACCAATAAACAGTCGCAAAACACGATTTAAAAATGAGGACCAAACAAAAAACGGGGAGAACGGGCTGTCAACCAGCATCGTGTTGCGCGCCGTTGGCACAGCACCGACGCCAACTTTTTGCCTTGACGAAAAGGGATTTTTTATTTTTTTTATATATCACACAGAGAAATCAATTAGGGGCTCTTTCGAGACAATTTGCGTGTATTGAGGCCGTCTCTTTTCTAGAGACGACCTGCGCCGCAATAGACCACGACGGCGCCTTTGGTTGTTGCCATCGCACGCGGCACAATCTCCCGCGCACCCCTTTTTTCCGATTTTTTTAATATGCCAACGAGCGGCAACACACAGGAAAAACAAAAAAGGAAAACACTGGCTGCAGGCCGCGGCGACGAGACACGCTAGGGGCGCGGGGCGAATCGGTCCACGACAGCGCGCCGCACCTCGGGGTTCCACCCGATCAAGCCGCTTCTCGCATAGTCCCAAAAGAGCCGCGCGTCGTCCGATCTGTCGTCTGCCGGAAAGGAGACACGAAAGAGCCAGTCGCCGATGCCGATCGTCTCTGTTCTCCACAAACATTTGCTTATGGTCTTGCCGGCATACCGCGGAACGGGGCACGCGGGCGAACAGGCAAAGCCGACAATCTCGGCACAGTCGCCAGAGACGTAGCGCTGTGTCAAAATGTCGCCATTGCTAAAGAGCGATCGCACAGAGCCATCGAGTAAACCGCAGAGAGCGCGTTTTGCGATGATGTCAAAGTCATTGGTGGCGATGCTTCTGTCGATGCCATCGACGACGACAGGACCCATCGGGGCCACGCCGTCTAAAGACGGTGTCTGGCCGGCGGGCGTTCTCGTCCATGAGCGCCTGGCAGTCTGGTATCGGCCACTCACGGCCGAAAAAATTTCGCCGCCAAGCCCATGGGTGCGTTGAGTCGTCTCGTAGCCGTTACACCTCACTGTCCACCCCGCACGCGGCTCTGGGCCGCGCACGGTCTCCTTCCAAGACCAGATCGCCCCGCCCACCAATTTGAGCGTCACGCTGTAGCCGTCCCGTTTGCCGATCCGCGTGGATAGGCCGGCGTTGGCGAACGAGCCAATGTGCCACGGCTTGGTCGTCCTGGCTGCATGGGCGCGGTAGAGCCACGGCCAGTCTTTGCCGACGGCAAAAGCGTGGGCAAACGGTGCGGGAAGGTCCGCGACGCGTGGACATCGCGGCGGCATCTGCTCCATCACATCGGTGCCTTCCCACAGGTCCAGCACCGCCCGCGGCCACGGATCGTCGGGATGGGTCGTGTGCGGCCACGCCCGGCCCAGCAGGCCCTTCTCGTAGAGGTGGGCGAAATCGCGCACAAAGAGTCGACGCCACAGACGTGGATCGGCGGTGATGTCGCGCAGTTGACGGCATGCGGCACCAACGGCGCGCACGTCGCACGCCGGCAAAAAGCACGCCACGCAAAGAACGATCTCGTCGGGTAGATCCATCCACGTCACCCTCATCTGTGTGTTCTCCTTCTTCTTTGGTTGGTCTGTCGGTTTGTCTTTCTTTTTGTCGAGCCTCGGTGTCGGCAGTGTTGCGCGCTCTTTTTTTCCCGGCTGTGGACGGCGCAGTCTGGACAAGCCCCTCAAAAAAAAAAGAAGAAAAGGGACCTGTCTTGCTCCTTCCTTTTTTGCCCTGGTGGCGCTGGGCGATGGCCGCTGCGGGATCGTCTCGCCAATATCGCCGAGCCGACCGGCTCGAGACCGGCTCAAGGCCGTTGACAAAAACAGGCGCAAGTGTCGGCAAGATGCTCTCCCTTTGGACGCGGGCCATTGCGGGTGTGGGCTCGGTTCGCTTGTTCTTTGAAATTTGCACCTGCACTTTTTTCAACATTGTTTAATGCGTCCCTCTTTGGTGAGCACGCGCGACATAGGGCAACGAAAAAAGGGGCTCTCGCGTGCGCACAGACAGACAAACAAAAAAGGCGCGCCAACAGGTACCTGGCGGACCTACCCGTTTTCTTTTTTGTTTATGCGCTTTTCGGGCGTCTTGTTGCCGTCTTGGGATTTCTTTGATTACGTACGCACGTGCGCGGGCAGGGCTGTTGTACCTCTGGCGCCGGACCCGCGTGCAAGGAAATATGCGCCAACAGTGCGTGCGCGGGTACCCTTTTCGCAAAACAAACTCGAAAAACCTGCAAGCCGCGGCCCTTTTTGTTGCAGTATTTGCCAGGTGTCGGTTCCACAGTATCGGGGGTCCCCTTCCCCGCCCTAGAAGAGGCGCGACGCCCCATCCACCCGCCCTCGGCAGCCGAGACCCTGTTTTTAGCGCAACATGGGGAAATCCCTCTTTTGTCCCTCGCTCGTCGGATCCTCCTTTTGCGTGTGGCCTCGGCTCGCCTCTTTTTTTGCGACTTTTGATGGCGCTCTTCCAAAGAAAAGCAATGTGCGGGCGACGCGCGTACGTGGCGCTCTTTCTGTTGGCGTGCTGCTTGGCGGCGCCGAGCCTCCACGCCTACCGCTATAGCGTCCCGATAACGGGATCGCGTGTGTGGACGGCGCCTGCCGGCGCCTCGGGCGTGTCGGTGACGCTGTGGGGCGGCGGCGGTGGCGCGTCGACATCGATTGTCTGCGGCGCCAGCGGCGGCAGCGGGGCCGCCATCATCGGTCGGTCCGCCGGCAGCAACGCGTGGGACGTGCCCATCGACTCTGTCCAGTGGTCGGTGACCGTGGGAGCCGGCGGCGCCGGCGCGCCCACATCGTTCGACACCGAGTTCTATGGCGCCACGGCAGGCAACGGCGGCGAGACCCTGGTGGTGGCCACGGCGCCCAACGGCACCGAGTTGTTCCGCGCCGTGGCCTATGGCGGCGGCGGCGCCAAGTCCACAGGGTTCGGCCAGACTCGCGCGTGCCAGGGCGGAGGCGGCGGCGGCCAGGCGTCGTCGGCATCGGGCCCGGCGCCCGGCGGCGGCGTCCCCTCGGGCGGCGTGGACAACAACCCGGTGGGCGCACCCACTGCGGGCGCCATGGTGGGCGACATCAAGGCCGGCGGCGCCGGCGCCGGCTACGGATTCGTCAGCGGCGACTTTATGAATCCGTTTACGCGTGGCGCCGACTGGAACTCGCCCGGTCGCGCGTGGGCCAGCGGACACGGGAGCGTCACGACGGCCTGCTTCTCATGGGGCGGTGCCGCCGGCTTCAACGGCGACGGCGGGTGGGGCCAGGACTATGTCCCGCGGTACCCGCCGGCCAACAGCGGTGCGGGCGGCGGCTCGGCCCTGATCTGCAATGCGGGCAATAACTATGCCACCAAATACTATGACGACGCGGCCGGCGCCTCTGGCGGCGCGATCATCGAGTACGACCATCCGGTCGCGCCCACGCCCTCGACCACACCCACGCCGTCGAGGACCGCGTCTCCGTCGCCCACCCGCTCGCCCACGCCCTCGACCACGCCCAGTCCCACGGCCCAGCCGTTCTCGCAGTTGGTGACGCTGGTGTCGCCCATCAGCGGCAAGCAGTTGACGCCGCAGGACGACGGCAGCGTCAAATCGCTGTGGTACGGCGCCTCGTACAAGGAAAAGTGGACCGTGGCCCGATTGTCCAACGGCAAGTACACCTTCAAGGGCTTTAATGGCCGCTACCTCGGGGCTAATCCGGGCGGGTGGGTGCGCGCCGAGGCCACCTCGGTCGGTGCGTGGGAGCAGTGGGACGTGATCATCAACCCCGGCAACCAGTGGACCCTCAAGAGCACGCACGGCACCTACATGGGCACCACCACCGCCGGCGTCATCTACCTCAACAACGACTCGACCCTCTACTGGACCAAGTCGGCGGCGTGATCCCGCTGCTGGTCTGCCCCCTCCCTCCTAAAAAGGACAACCCCCGAGGAGAGCCAGCCACGGCCAAAAAAGGCCAACACAAAAAAGAAAAAAGAAAAAAAGAACAGAGAGCAACACAAAAGCGGCGCGCCAGAGTGACCCTTTTTTTTTCTTTCTCAGATAAACAAAAAAAAGAGAAGAACCGACTCTTTCTGGTGCGGAACATATCCGTGAGCGGCCGCGCGATGCCAGACGAATGCGCTCGGAGAGTTCTCCGTCTTGTCGGTTGTTGTCGCAAGCGCCCACGCGTACGCCGCCTGTGTTTTTCTTTCGGAATCTCGGCGGTGTTGCTCGCATGCGTTGTCGATGGTGCCTGTTTTGAAAAAATTTCAGAACGGGGGGGGGAGGTCGGCAACGGAGGGCATGGGATTATCGCGCTTGGCCTGCGTGCCGCCACAGTGCGCGCGCACAGACGGCCAAAGGGAGGAGGGGACGGCGCCCCAAATCACGTGGAGAAACCCGTCGCCTGGTACACTTTTGCAGCGATCAATTGCCAAGGCGACCCCTCTCCCGGCGCGCTTCCCAAATCCAAACCAATCATCTCTTGTCTTTTTTTTTACCGTTGCCGCTGCCGCCGGCGAGCGGAGAGTGAGGAAAAAAGGGACAAATGACCGACTCGGCACAGCCGCCGGGAAAGAAATAGAGTCTCGTGACGCGGCGATAACGGCCCAAAACAATTTGTAGGACAGACAGGGGCGGCGGACAACAATCGATCGGGCGCGCCCTTCTTGGAGGCAACGCAAACTCTTTCTTTTTCGTGCCAGACGCGTCCGCGAGCAATGAGCCGGCGCGACGAAAACGCCCATTCGGGCGCCGCTGGCGCGGCCGACCACAGCGGGGCGGACCCAGAGCGCCGCCCATCCAATGGGCCTCTGGGCATCCTCTCGCTGCCGTCCGAGGTCCTTTGGATCGTGATGGACTTTCTCGACGATCGATCCTTTTGTGCGGCCCGACGCGCACATGCCGCTTTTGCCGTCCATAGCGACGAATTGATCTTGCACGCGCGCAAGATGCCGACGTGGCTTTGCACTCCCGAGCGCGTCCTGTGTCGGCACGGCAAGACCGACGCGATCGACTTTCTCCTCGCCCGAGGTGTGCGGTTCGGCCACGGTTGCTTTCGCGCTGCCATCGAAGGAGGACACACCGAGATCGCGTCGCGCCTCTTGACGCGCAACGTGGGCGTGTCCGAGGCGGTGAGTCTCCTCGATGTCGCCGTCGTGCATGGGCACCTCGACGCCATCAGGTTCGTGATCGGTCTGGCCGACGACGCCATTTCTGCAGCCTGTTGCGAAAACGGATTCAAGGCCCCTGAAAAGGAGATCAACTCGTTGGGCCACGCCATCAGCCTTGCTATCGACAGAGCGACAGACGACGCACGCCCTGACATTGCCGCGTACCTCCTTGCGTGTCGGCATTGCCGTTGTGCGCGGCGTCGCGCGTGCGAGGCCGCGGGCCGCGGCGACATCGACGCGCTCTTGTTCATTTGTCGGGCGAGCGGTTACGCGCGACACATGGTGGGCACCGATACGGCCGCCTGGGCGGCATCAGAAGGCCACTTGGCCATGCTGCGCTGCCTGTGGGATCATCCACGCGACGACATGCCCATCACGATGGCGACGGCCGAGGCGGCCGCCCGACGGGGTCAAATCGAGACGATCGAGTTTTTGCGCGAGAGGGGGTTCTCGGTGTCGCTGGCCAGAGCGATGCGCGAAGCCGCCGCTGGCTGCTACATCGACCCGGTATGCTCCCTCTATCGCGCCTATCCCGAATGTCGCGCCACGGTGGTCATCGACATTGCAGCCGCGCACGGCAACCTTTGCATACTCCAGTGGCTCCACCGACAAGAGGGCCAACGGTGCACAACCGCGGCCATGGACCAGGCGGCCACCAACGGCCACCTGAGCGCGGTGGTGTGGCTCCACGAACACGACAGCGCCGGCTGCACGACTGCGGCCATGGACGGGGCCGCGCGCAACGGCCATCGGCACGTCGTCGAATTTCTCTACGCGCATCGCGCAGAGGGGTGCAGCGTCGCGCTCTTGGAATCGGCCGAACCGTGCTCTCTCGCGGAATCCTTGCGCACTCGCTACCAGGTCGTCAGAGGCAAGGTCGTGCGCTTGGCCGGCGGCCCCACATAGAGGCCGCACGCCGGTGGCAGTCGCCAAATGCCGAGGCCGATTTTCGCAGCCGCGGCGCGCGCGTGCTCTCTCTCTCTCTCTCTCTCTCTCTTGAATCCTCTGCCGCATAAAAGCGCGTCACAGCATGAGGCAGACTTTTGTGTGCCCTCCCTCTCATTCTTCAAGACCTTTTTTTACCTGTCGGACTGGCGGCACACGCAGCGCCGTCCAAGTGCGCAACGCGTCCCGCCAGACCAGTACGGAGCCGACGCGCAGCGCCAACTGGAATTCGCCCGGTCAGACGTGGGCGAGCGGCCGCGGCGACGCCACGACGGCGTGCTTTTCGTGAGGCGGCGCCGCCAGGTACAATAGTGATGGCGGGCAGAGACAGCCCACCACGCCAATAGCCACCGCGCCAACGGCGGATCGGGCGCCGGCTCGGCCAAGGTGTGCACTACGGGGGCGCCCACTACAAAACATTCGATGACGTGGCGGGTGTCGCCGGCGGTGTGATCGTCGAATACGGCCACCGGTGGCTCCCACGCCGTCGAGGGCGCCCTCGCCCCCTGCGTCGCCATAAACGCCGCCCAGTCCCACAGCCCAGCCGTTTACGCAGTTGGTCGCTCATCAGTGGCCGCCAACCGACGCCACGAGATGACGGCGGCGTCAAGTCGCTGTGGTGCGGCGCCTCGCACAAGGAAAAGCAGACCGTGAACCGTCTCACCAGCGGCGAGTGCACCTTTGAGGCCTTTAATGGCCGGTACCTCGGGGCCAATCCGGCCGGATGGGTGCGTGCCGATGCCGCCTCGGCCAGCGCTTGGGAGCAGTGCGATGTCTTGATCAACCGCGGCGACCAGTGGACCATCAAGAGCGTGCACGGCACCTACATGGGCACCACCGCCGCCGGCGTCATCTGCCTCAACGACGACTCGACTTTGTATTGGACCAAGACCAACGTCTAGTGCAAGAGACATCTTTGTCGTCAAGAGGAGTTTTTTTTAAAAGAGAGAGAGAGAGAGAGAGAGAGAGAAGAGAGAACAAAGATGTCATGATGTAGGATGGTCTGCACGGGGCGCGTGTCCGACGTGCACCGGTCATTGTCGTGCCATCGGCAAGGGTAGGTGGACTGTCGGGGCGCGTGTAAACGGAACAGCGACGGCACGCGTCAGCACGATCGGCTGACATCCGTCGAGGTCCGTCGATAGTCGGTGGCCGTGACTGACCACCTCGACGGTGTCGACTGCGATCTCGACGACGGCTTTGGGCGGATCATCGGAAATAGGATCGCAACGCAGGTCGGCCACCGGGCGGCCGTCCCCGTCGACGCACCAAGAGGCGACTCTCCCGGTGAGCGTAAAACAGGCGTTGTGCTTTGTCGACATGTAGGCCATGCATGCCGTGGCGCCAGGGACGCTGGCGTGATGCACTTTGCGCGTGTCGACAGACGACATCACACGCACCGCGCCAAAGTCTGCGCCGGACACAGGGCAGTCGCACGGTCGTACGGCGCGGCTCACCGGACGTCCGCTGTGCGGGTCAATCGTAGTGAGCACGGCGTACGGGCCGCCGGCCTTGATCTCCCAGAGGGCATCGAGGATGACGTCAATGTCGGTAGCGCTGCCGTCGCTTCTCTGCCACGTGGTCTGCGCCGCGCTCATCTCGGCCACTGTTCCCTTTTTTTGCTCACACAGAGAAAAAAGGCCCGGCACCTTCTCTTTTTGTGGGTAATTTATTTTCCCTTTTTTCCGTTTCATGGAAATGCAGGAACGATGCGCCTGTGGGCGCCAGCCGTTTTGCATGTCCGCGGCAAATTCTCAGGAGAATGGTAACACGCGCCGTTGCGGACCCGCGCCGCGCGCCATCTCAGATCGTCCTCGGCGCGATGCGCAAAATACAAAAGCAAGACAACAAAAGAGGCAAAATCCCGCAACAAATTATGTTTAAAAAATTATTTTTTGTTCTTTTGCGCGACAAAAAAGGACCCAACGAGGATCCAAAAAACAAAGAAAAACAGGAAGAGAAAAGAATTAGGACGGGGCGTCGGTGAGCACGGGCACCATGGCAGCCTGCGCCCTGTGAATAACCAACCTGCGCAGCGGATCGACGGTGTAGAGGGCGCGCACGAGGGCGCGAATGGTGCGCGCCTCGTCCCCCACCAGACGGCACGCGGTCTCGGTGGCGAGGATCTGGCGCCCGTCAATGTCGAGCGGAGTGCATGTGAGTGCCTCGATCAGGGCGCCCCTGCACGTGAGGCGATGGTAGTCGGGATAATCATCGTAGGTACTGGTCACGTGGACGTATGCGAGGGCGCGACAGAGGCACAGTCGGCAGCCCGCGGGATCGTCTCGCCAGCGCGACAGCGCACCACCGGGGCACGCGCAGGGAAGGATCTCGCGGGGGTCCGTCTCGTGCGCACCGGACCCCGGCCATAGAACCCGCCCGCCGGCGGCCTCGATGGCGTCGAGCAGTTTGGCGTTAGAGGTGTTTTGCATGTCCTCGAAGCGCGCCGCGAGGTCAGCGTGGGGTGGCACATCGAGCACCCAGTCGACCAGAGGCCGGGCTTGACTCGGTGCCGTCGCCGTGGAGCCGACAATATCGACGGGACACCCGCTCTCGCGCCACTTGGCGACATTACGCACGGTGGCGGCGAGCGCCTTACACGCGTGTGACGCTACCGAGAGGATGGTGAGCCAGTCGGCTGCGCGTGGATCGCCCGCCAGAGCGTCGCGGCATAGAGTCCGGGCCAGACCGGGCGCGTGAGCGGGATCAGTGTGGGCGACGCGACTCGGGCGGCCACCAGAAGTGTCGCGGCCCCTGCAGCCGACGTTGACGTAGGCGGCGCGCACGTCGCGCACAAAGTCGCTCCACATGACGATGCGTCCGCACGAGTCGCGCCACCATCCGTCGTCGGCGCGCGTGAACCCTAGTGCCCCGATCCCGAAAATTTGCATAGGCTGCGGAGGCGCGCTGTCCCACAGCACGCCCAAGTAAGCGCGCAGGTGGGCCTCGTCGATGGCGCGCAGGCAACAGTCCAGGTCGCAGATGGTCTCGGTAATCGAAATGGCCGGCGACGATGCGCCCAATGACGCTCGCCCACCTCGTGAGTGGGCGCACCGGCCATCGTCATTGCCATCGCCGTCGATACCAGAAGCGGCTACGGCGGCGAGCACCGACCCTAGGCAGTCCCTGGTAAAGGTATCGGCAAAGGCGATTATGTCGGCCAGTGCGTCTCGTCTCGATGCGCCGCCTGGGCTGACGCTCGCACCGCGCAGCGTCTTGGACAGGATGACGGGAGGCTCGTTGATCATGTGACTGTGATCTCCAGCGGCGACAGCCAGTCGTGCCCCCGTGCCCATGGCGCGCACGCGGGCCAACTCGCCCGCCGCCTGGCGCGTGGTGACGAGTCGCGCACCGTCCCCGGCGGCAGCCGCACCGGTACCTCCCAAGACCCAGAATCCGGACACGATGGCCACGGCAGTAGAGGTAACACGAGTCGGCGGCCTTACGATAGGGCCGACCTGCGAACGCCACACCTCGCTGTCGGTCGTCACAACGAGGCGACTGTGGCCGCCAAGTCCAGCGTGGCCTCTTGTCGACGCTTCGCATTCCAACGCGTGCAGCGTCTCACACAGAATGGCCGCGTCGCACGCCGTCGCCACGTTGTCCCGGCTGTCGCTGGCGAGCGCAGCGTCGATGAGCCACGCCGGACACATCGACGGCGTCGCCCGGCCCGTGCGCAGGTTGGTCGACGTGTCGGCGAGGGACCTCCAAAAGAGGCCGCCCACGAGCGCCGCAATTTGCAGGGCGCAGTGCGCCGCATCGTCGCCGCAGAGGGACCACATGAGCAAGTCCCCACCCGGTGTTGGATCACGCCGCCAAATATCCCAAATAAACGGGTAGGCAGAGTCATCGTTGTTAACCCAGAGGAGAGGCGTGCGGCTGCTGTCGCCGTCATGCTTTGCAGAGGCGATGCGTCTGGCAATGTCGGTCGCGTCGATGGCTTCCGGCGGAACACCCGGTCCGTCGTAGAGGACCTCGCCTTCCAAGACGACGCGGTGCACGTCGGCAGCGGAATTGCCGGCAAGCCACTTTATGCGTGCCGAGATGCGATGCGCCATGCGATCCAAGCGCGTGGTTGACAAGAGGTCGATCGCGGCGCCGAGCATAGGCGAGGTAGCGCCTTTTGGCCTGCGAGGACGATCGTGTTCGTCGTGGCACGGCACGCCCGTGCCCATCGTGTGCAGCAATGCCATGGCGGGTGGCGCGTCCTTGGCCTGGTCGTCTTTTTTTCCACCGCACCTGACCACACGCCAACTAGATGACTCTGGCAATGCGCCGACTTGCTTGTATCGTCCCGCTCGTCTGCTTTCGTGTGCCTCGGCGCGGTCGCCTGCCGTTTTTTGTTTTGCTACCAAAAACGAAAACCCAAGGTGCTCATGGTGTCTTTTGCGTCTGCCCTTTTTTTTATTCACGCGCCAAACACGAGAGCCGCCCCACGGTGTGGCGTCGGCGATTGGGCCGCGGTCGGCGCATGCTCTTTTTCCTTTTTTTTTTGTCCTCGATGACCGATGAGATCGCCTTCCTACATGGCGCCAACGCTGCGGTTCTCGGGAAAACACTATGGCAGACAATTCCTGAAAAAGAATGGTTGAGAACTACGGCACTTTTATACTGGCGGGTCACCAACAAAGATGGGGATCATTTTTCGATATGTCACCGGCCAAGTTCATTCGGTGGGTCTCCTTGCCCCGTTTTTTCTGCACATCCCCTGGGCGACGTCCGTGGTCGAAATCGCTCGCGCTGCGCAAAGGCCTGCATAATTCGTGCTGCGCCCACCGCCAGGCCCTGCCATTTTTTCCGACCATCCACTAACGGGCTGCGGCCAAGCGGACTCTCGACGCAGGGCCGAAACCGCCGGCACTGTCTTTTTGGATTGTGGTCAAAAAACGATCCCAAGCGTCAACGCAAATCAGGCGATTGGCGTCTCCTTGTACGTGTGTGATGTGCGCGCGATCCATTCCAGATCTGGAAAAGGCGATGTCGACATATTTTGGTTGCCATCGCCATCGCCAGAGGAGGCCGTCTCGATCGCGGTCCGCACGACCGACGCCCGTGCACGGTGCATGCAATGCAAAAGACCAAATTAACATTTAAAAAAAAGAAACTGTGGTCGACCACACACGCACGCTGGTCGCCGATTTCTTTTGTTTATTTATTTTTTTTGAGCACCCGACCGCAACCCCCCATCGCTCCCCGAGGCACCTTGGCACACACGGCCCTCCATTCGACAATCTTTTTGTTTTGTCGCCGAGACAGCAGGCCGTCGGCACGACCCTACAGGGGGTACCCGTGCTCGATGGCATAGACCAGGCAGCGGCGCGCCTTGCGACGGACGCACTGAGCAAACAGTTCGTAATGCCACGGCGCGCCGCGTTCGCGCGCATAGGCGAGGCACTCGGCCGAATCCGTGTCGGCGGCGCAGATGCACGTGTGCGACGACATCGGGCAGCCGTGTTCGGAAGCGTAGACGAGGCAGGCGAGGCTGCCGGCCGATGCCGCGGCGTTGCATACAGTCTCGCCCAGGGTCCATCCCGCTTCGTGGACGAGGCGCAGGGCGTCCAGGCGTCCGCTATAGGCCGCACTTTGTGCGATGGACAGGTTTTTGTTGGCGCACCGCAGCACGAGACGCAGCACGTCGAGGCTTTGGAACCCGAGAGCGGCGCACGCCGTGTCCAGCGACGGCCTCCAAACAAAGCCCTGATTGAGCATGTACTCTAGAACGGCGGCCTGGTCGCCATCGGCCGCCGCGTCGCACATCTCGTGCCGCGCCAACGCGATGCCGTGCGACTCCATATACTTGATGCCGTCGAGCCAGCCGGCGCGCGCGGCCTCGATGGCGGCATCGGCGTGGTGCGGGCAGCCGTTTTCGAGGGCATAGTGCAGGCAGTCCATTAGTCGATTGGATGCGATCACGCACAAGAGGGTATTGCCCCACGGGCAGCCACCCTCGCGCAGGCGCCTCATGTGCGCAATGTCGATGACAGAGCCGGCGCTGGCGCAAGTGGCCCTGCCCCACGGGTGGCCGTGGTCGCAAAGCCACCACACGCAGTCAAGGTGGCCCGCCGCCATGGCGACCTCGATGGCATTGTCCTCGACAGGAGCGCCGTGCGCGTGCGCGTAGCGCAGGATGTCCAGGTGACCGCCAGCAGCGGCGGCTGCGCAGATGCCGGGACCCCAGGGCCGGCCCCGGTCGCGCGCATAGACCACGCAGTTGATGTGGCCGCTCTTGGCGGCGCGCAGACAGTGGCCGCTCTTGGTCCTGTTGGCCGGTCCCGGCACGCACAGTTGGCGCCCGATGGCATCGCTGTCTCGACTCACGCGCCTCCATCGGCGCGACACCAGGGGCACCACCGAGACCAGGCGCACGCAGGGCACCAACGAAAAGATCATCGACAGGATCTCGTCGGGCAGCGCGTCGGCGCCCATCACAATAGATGCCGTTGCGTGTTGCGGTTGTGATGCCGGCGGACCGGCGTCCGAAGACATTTTGCCTGTGCGTCGAGGAGCGGGAGAAAAAGGCGTGGCTGTCGCCTACCTGGAAGGCGAAAGAAGAACGTGAATAGCAACAATAAAAGATGAACCAACTTGTCGTGGTCCAACGCGCAATGCCATATTATTTTTCTTTCTTGTGCTTCGTGCTCTCGCCGCCCCGGTTGGCAGAGAGCGACGATGGCCGGGGCCAACCATTGTTCTCTCTTTTTTTTGTTGGACGGTGCGATTTGTTGTTTTTTGTTGTGTCTGCGTCATTTTGCAATAAGTTTGTGCACAGGCCACTAGCGGCCGAGGCTACACACAAAAAAAAAGAAAAGGGACATGGTCGGGCTGCCCTTGGTGACGCGCACAAAAGGCCCGCCTCTAGAAAGGGCAAATAGAGTCGGTGGAGACGACGGCGACAAGTGGGACAACTTGTGTTCTTTTGCCAAGTGCGAACCGATCTCTGGCTCGTCGCGCCGCGCAAAAAAACACAGACTGGCCGTGGAACGGGATGACGGACAATTTGGGGGGGGGGGGACATCAGTCGAGGGCGTGCGCCAAAGTCTCGGGTGTTGTTGGCTTTTGGGTCGCGAGCATGCCGCGGCATGTCTGCGGCCCCAAGAGCACAAAAAAAAAGAAAAAATGTAAACCCGAGCGCAAACCAATGCGACTGGCGCACAGTGTTTTTTTGCGCGATTTATTCGCGACCGGGCGGCCCGTCCTGGCGGATTTGGCCCGTGACAGAATCGGTCCTGCAAGGCCATATATCGGGATTTCGAGAGCGGACGACAAAGCCAAGGTTTTATTGAGGCGACACGGCGCACAAGACGCGCTCGGCTAGGGCCAGTTGGGCCGGATCGAGGACTTTGGTGCGCAGGGGCTCGCACGTGTAGAGGGCGCGCACGAGGGCCTCGACGCCGCGGCCCGCTTCGCCCAAAAAAGGGCAAAAGGCGTCGGCGGCCAGGATCTGGCGACCGTCGATGCCCATCGGCGTGCGCGTCAATAACGTGGTCACGGCGTCCCGATAGGCAATCTTTTTGTGGAATGGCCTCGTGCCGCCCGTCGCACCGCTGACCGTCGTGCGCCTCCTTTGGGCACACATTCCGTCGCAGCCCGCCGCACGGTCGGCCTCGCCGGGTCGGTCGCAGCCGCACGCATGGTCGATGGTCTGGTCCGCAGCGTCGGTGGCGGCAAAGGCCAACTTGTTCTTGTATTCCACCTCGGCAACGGCAAAGCGCGCGCCCGCATCCTCTCCCGGCGCCACGTCGAGTATCCAGTCGACGAGCGGCTCACGCCACAGAGGGCTGCCTTCAGGCGAGGACGTAGTCACAGGTGCGCCGTCCTTGACCCAAGACAGTACGCGGCAGACGGTGGCGTCGAGCATGGCCCACGGGGGCGAGGCGAGAGCGAGCACGCCCATCCAGTCGACGACGCGGGGGTCGCCGGCGAGCGCCTCACAGCAGAGGCGATAGGCAAAGTCGGGCGCGACGCATGGATCGACGCGCGTCATCGTCACCTCGACGATGTGTGTTCCGGGCATGAGGACAACGTGCGGCCGTCCCAGACGGCGCTTCACATGCGCGGCCCGGACGAGGTCATTCCATGACGCGACGACCCCAAAGGGATCGCGCCACGCGCCATACGCGTCGGCAACAAACGACACGTTGGCACAATCGATGGCCGACGAGGGCTCCGCGGCGTCCCACATGGCGCCCATCGAAAGACGCAGGCGTGGCGAGTCCTCGCGATGGAGGGCTTGGCGCAGCCCAGCGAGCCACGAGCCGTCGGGGACCGTCCGTGCGTCCGACGTCTCGGAAACATCGCACATGGAGATGGCTTTGCGCACCACATATGCCATGTCCCTCATGTTCCTCTGCCTTGGATCGCCCATCAGGCTCGCCGCAGACAGGACCGCCTGCGTGCGCTCGGCATCGCGATCGAGGCTCGTCTGCGCCAGCGAAATGCTGATGTGCTTGCTGGCCTCTTGGAGACAGGCATACATATGGCCGCCGACATGCAGCGACACATCACCGTGGTGTTGGTTGACAAGTCGCGCACAGGCCAGCATCTGCGCCATGCAATCGGCATCGACGGGCGGCAGTCCAGTGCTCTTGGCCGACGGGCCGCGCGATAGGTCCCACTGTCCGGGCGCCACCTCGACAGCGCACAGACCGCCGTGCCTCACCACGGGCCTGCGACACCTGCGCGTCTCTGCGGTGTCGTGTTGGCACGATTGGGACGCACGGTCGAGGACTTGGCGGATGACCAGCGTGTCCCAATCCTGCAGAAACAGGTCGTAACGCGTGTTGTGCGCGCCGGCGACGAGGCACGGCGTCCACGGCAAGGCGACGCCCGTGTGCACGTTGGTCGACGTGTCGGCATACGCCTCCCAGCGCGGATTGCCCACGAGCGCCGCAATCTCAAGGGCAAGGTGGGCGGCGTTGTCGCCGGCGCACAGGGACGTCTCCAGCCAGTCGCGGGCGCACGGACCCGGCTGCTTCCAAAAGTCTGTGACCCGCTTGACGCCCTCGGACAGATAGCCGCCCTGGGCCATCATGGGATCGTCAACGTCGACCGTGGCCGCCAGTCGCGCAGGCAACTCGGTGCGCGCCCGATCGAGCGTGTCGGCGCTGCCCACATACACCGTCTGACCGTTGAGCGTGATGACACCGACACCGTCGGCCAGGCGGCAGTCGAGCCTGGAGGCGATCCAGTCTACCCGGTATGCCAGATAGGCCTGCGCCACCAGATCGATGGCGGCCCTGGCCGTGGAGGTGCCGTGGCGCCCGCTTGTCGTCGTCGTTATCGTCGTCGTTGTGATCTCTCTCGGCCTATCTGCCGCCACTGCTAACAGAAATTACCGATTTTTCTGCCCTGCCTTTTAAACAAATTTTCTTTTTGCGTGGGCGCGAGTAGGCGATCGGCGGAACGGGCGATGCCCGTGCGCGTTGGGGTGGTCGACGGTTCTCTTTGCTTTGGCTTTTCTTGGCCGCCCGCTTTACGGGACAAAGAGACAGAGAGACATACGACGACATCTCCCTCTGCCCAATGGCAATTTAAAAAACACGATTGGCCAATGGCGCGCTCCAATCGTCGCGCGTCTCCCTCTTTTTTTTTCATCGTCCTGTCTTTTCTTTTTTGTCTTGTCGGGCGGAAACAAAGGCGCCGCACAGGGCTGCGCGACAAAGGCGAGACCAACAACAAGGACCAAGAGGCGGTGGTCCTCTTTTGTTGGACGCCCTTTTTCTTTTTTTTTTAAACATTCTCTTTTCAAATCTGCCTTCCCTTTTGCGCGCCCTCGTGTGCTTTGGAGGTCTGTGATAATGTCAAAAAAAAAAGACACACAGCGAAAAGAAAAGAGGCGAAAACATAGGCCAAAAAGAAAAGGGGAAAAGAGAGCAATCACAAAGAAAAAAGAATGGGGAAAAAGGAGCGCACGCGAGGGGCGCCGGCGCGCGGTCCCGCACACACAAAAAACACTCGATGGTCGTGCAAAAAAGGCCCGCCAGGGTGCCATGTGGACGATAAAGGCAAGGTTTTGATTCTTGTTTTCTTTGCGACCGACCGTGAGACCCGTGGACTGCGAGGCCGTCCACGAGGGCCGGCGGCGGCAAGGCGGCGGCGCCCTGGAGCAAGAGCCCGACTGCGCACCAACAACAGCACCGTCCCTTCTTGTCTACAGGTGTGCGTGCACCCCTCCTCGGACCGACCTACAAACATGGGCAAACCCAATCAATCCATGGACCGTCTTTTCGTCCTTGCAACGTTGGCGGCGCTCTTGTGCTGCGCAGCGCCGACCGTCGACGGCCATCGCTACTCGGTGCTCCTCGGGTGGTCGCAAACATGGTCCCTACCGGCCAACGCGACCAATGTGGCCGTGACTCTGTGGGGCGGCGGTGGCGGGGCCGCGTCGACCGAGTCGTGCGGCGCCGGCGGCGGCAGCGGCGCTGCGATCCTGGCGCGTCCGGCCGGCGACGCCCAGTGGGGCGTCGACACCGCGCAGGTCCAATGGACGCTGACCGTCGGCGAGGGCGGCGCGCCACTGGCGACGCCCAACCTCGGCGGCCTCGCGGGCGACGGCGGGAGCACGACTGTGGTTGCCGCCGCACCCAATGGCACCGAGTTGTTCCGGGCGACGGCTTATGGCGGCGGCGGCGCCTATGCGCTCTTTAGCAACAACAAACGCGGATGCAAGGGCGGCGCCGGCGGCGGGTCCGCTTCGGCGGCGGTGGGCACTGAGCCGGGCGCCGGCAACCCCAAGGGCGCCGCCGACAACAATCCCTTGGCGGCGGCGACCGAGGGCGCCCTCGTGGGCGACGTCAAGGCGGGTGGCGCCGGCGCCGGCTACGGCTACAGGTACAACGTGGACTCGCAGCCGTTCACGGCGGGCGCGCCGTGGACGTCGCCCGGCCGGCAATGGCTGGGCGGTCCGGGCACGCACGTCGAATTCGGGTGCACGGGGTGGGGCGGCGCCGCCGGCTTCAACGGCAACGGCGGCAACGACCAGGACGGCGTCACCGTGCCGCCGCCGTTCGCCAGCGGGTCGGGCGGCGGGTCGGCGCACGTGTGCAGGTCCGGGCGCGCCTTCCAAGACAGCCGCGGCGCGGGAGGCGGTGTGCTCATCGAGTACACGCATCCGATGTCGCCCGTCGTCGCCCTGCGTTCGTCGACCAACGGCAAGTACCTCACGGCGCACAGTTATAGCGGCGTGTCGGCCAACGCCGCCACCGTGCAGGCCTGGGAACGCTGGGCGGCCGTGCGTCTGGACGACGGCAAGTACGCCTTTCGCTCGTGGCAGAACAAGTACCTCAAGGCCAACCCGACCGACAGCATCGAGGCCTCGGCCGCGGTCGCCAGCACGTGGGAGCAGTTTGAGGTCGTCCTCAAGGGCACCGACCGGTGGTCGCTCAAGAACCACTATGGCAAGTACGTGGTGGCCGCTGCCGACGGTTTTGTCCTCAGCACCACCGACGCCAACCACTTTTGGCAGATTGTCTATCTCTAGATTGGTTTCTCGGTGACCGTCGTGCCCCTTTTTGCCCTTTGCGCCTGCCTTGGCGCTTCTCTCTCTCTTTCTTCTTTTTTTTGCCCATATCGCGCTTTTCCTTTTTTTTGAGCGACAGGGAGGAAGGGGCGAGCCCACGCCTCTTTGTGTAGGATACAAAAAAAGAGAATAAAAAAAAAAAGAAAAACCTTTTTTTGCCTCCCTCCTCGGACAGGGACCCAAAGAGGCAGGCGGCCCCCCGAACCGGTGGCACGGAAAGAGGGCCGCACACAAAATCGTCAGAGAGCGATTTCTCTAGAGAGCGAGAGAGATCTCTTTAGAGTAGGAAAAAAAAAGAAAAGGGCAAAAAAAAAGACTGCAGCGGCGCGCCTTGCGCGTATTTTTTCCTCCCTGCCCTTTCCTCGTCTGCGCGCCGTGGGTGGGCGCACACACATACACATATTGCAGCAAGGGAATTATAAAACAAAAAAAGGGGGCAAAAAAAAGAGAGGAGAAAAACCGACGGCGCGCCGGCAGCGCGCACGCAACAAAAAGAGCACAAAAGGAACCGATCAATGCAGGCGCGCGCACCAAGGAAAGAGGTTTTTCGACAATTCGATAGGCACACAAGGGGCATGTTTTCTTTGGTCGCGTCAACCGGCACGACGCGAGCGCGCCCGGTCGGCGGACCGACGGACCGACCAAATCGGCGATGACCCTGGCAAAGCGCAGCCCCTGTCGACTGATCCGTCATGAGTCGTCGCTGCCTACCTATCTTTGTTGCCCTTGTGGCGCTCCTCGGGTGCGCGACGGGACCGGCTCACGCCCACCGCTACAGCGTGCTCATGGGCACGTCGCAGACGTGGTCCGCGCCCGCCAACGCCACCGACGTCGTCGTCAGCCTGTGGGGCGGCGGCGGCGGTGGGTCGTCGTCGGGCTCATGCACGGCGGGCGGCGGCAGCGGCTCGGCTGTCATGTACCGCGCGGCGGGCGAGGCCAACTGGCCCGTGCCCGTCGACCAGGTCCAGTGGTCGGTCCTCGTGGGCGGCGGCGGGTGGGGTCTCAACAGCCCCACCTACGGCGGCAAGGCCGGCAACGGCGGCAACACGGTGGTGGTCGCCACGGCCCCCAACGGCACCGAGTTGTTCCGCGCGGCGGCCTATGGCGGCGGCGGCGGCTATGCCGTCGTCAGCATGGACCGACGCGGGTGCCAGGGCGGCGCAGGCGGCGGCGCTGCCTCGGGCGCCGCGGGCACCATACCCGGCGCTGGCAATCCGCAGGGCGCCGCCGACGACAACCCGCTGGCGGCGCCCAAGGAGGGCGCCACGGTCGGCGACGTCAAGGCCGGCGGTGCCGGCGCCGGTGGCGGCTATCTCTACAATACGCAGTCGATGCCCTTTACCGTGGGCGCCGGATGGACGTCGCCGGGCCGCCAGTGGGCCGGCGGCCAGGGCCAGTTGGTGATCCCGTGCTACGGATCGGGCGGCGCGGCGGGCTTTAACGGCAACGGTGGCGACTCGCAGACGGCGCTGCCCAAGCCGCCGCCAGCCAACAGCGGTTCGGGCGGCGGGTCGGCCTACCTGTGCTACCCAACCCATCTCTACAGCGACAGCAACGGCGCGGCGGGCGGCGTGCTCATCGAGTACACGCACCCGGTGTCGCCCGTCGTCGCCCTCCGGTCGTCGGCATCCAACAAGTACCTGACGGCGCACAGTTATAGCGGCGTGTCGGCCGCCGCCACCTCTGTCCAGGCCTGGGAGCGTTGGACGGCCATCCGGCTGGACAGCGGCAAGTACATCTTCCGCTCGTGGCAAAACAAGTACCTCAAGGCCAACCCGACCGACAGCGTCGAGGCCTCGGCCACGGTCGCCAGCACGTGGGAGCAGTTTGAGGTCATCGAGCAGGCGCCCGACCGGTGGTCGCTCAAGAACCATTACGGCAAGTACGTGGTGGCTGCCGCCGACGGCTTTGTCCTCAGCACGACCGATGCCGGCCACTATTGGACTGTGGTCACCCTGTGATCTGCACGTCTATAGCGGGAAAACAACAATGACCACCACTGTCAGGACGGGTCAGGCAGACGGGCGCCGACCGTGATCTCGATCCAAACCGGGTCCTCTGGATGCGTGAGCGCATCAATGCCTGTCTTTCACTGTGGCGCCAAACTGCCCTTTTGGCCAATTTTTTACAAAAAAAAGAGCCGTCTCTCACAAAGAAAAAAACAAAAGGGCCGTGTGGGCCTGTTTAGTTGGGGAAGGGCTTTTGGGGTTGCCGCGCCCATCTCTGACGGCGGGGCAAAAAAGCATTTTTTTTATCCCAATGCCACGCCCAGCGCGGCACTCGCCCCTGCGGTCAACCGCCCACAATTGACAAAGCGCGAGATTGTCCAATCACAAGGCGGAAATTCCCTCTTTGGTGGGCGACCAACGGCGTGTGGGCGCGGCGGCCCATAAAGGCCGCGCGCACCGACCAGCAAAAAACCAAGATACAACAAAGCGCGACCACAGCCAACAACCGACGCTTCTTTTTTTTTATCGCAAAAGACCCCCCCCCCCGCAACGATGAACACCGACCTGCTCGATCCCATTGCCCCCGTTGAGCCCTCGGCCGAGCGCGGTCCTGCCGATGACACCCAAGACAAGGATGTCGCGTGTCCCCAGACGGCCGCTGCAACGGCGCCTCTCTCTGCCATCAAGCCGCGGTCGGAGGATGCCGACCCTGCCGGGTTCCTTTCCGATGCCCTCTGCCAACTGCATGCGCCTCAACCTACATCGCCTTTGTGCGCCGTCCAAAAAGACGACTATGACAACAATTCGGACCTCGATACGGGACGCAGGCGACGCATTCGCCATCGCGATGACGACAACCGCGCCGACACATGGCCATACCAAATGATGGGCATGGCCTTGGTGGCCCTTGCCGTCTCGATCTTTGTCGTCACGATCATGCGTCCGTTGCCTGCGTCCGGCGTCGACGGTGCGTCGAGCAACACGACCGAACCGGCCATTGTCGACCATGCGGCGGCCCTTTCGTCCTGCTACTGTACGATGGGATCGCGCCAGGTACCGACGATCGAAGGCCGCCTGACGGTCAACGGGTCGTCGGGATCATGCGCGTGCACGTGGCCCGTCGAACAACCGCCACTCATCGAGGCCGCCGAGCGCTGGGCGCTCGACGTGTTCTCCAACGTCGACGTGCTGATCGAGCCCCTCAAGATGGTGTTGTTTATCGTCGTGGTCTCTCTTGCCTCAAACTTTTTCATTTCTCTGTGTCTTTGGGCCATGGTCGTGCTCTGTGGGTGTCGCCGCCAGGTGGTGATCTATTCCCGTTGAACAATGCTGTTTTCTCTCTTCTCATGGTTTCTTTAAATGACCAAGAATAGACCGTCAATAAAAAAAGGGAAAAATACACAACGCCGCGTGCGCGCGCACGTGATGTGGCAAAAGAGACAGAAAAGGAACAACAACGAGCGATTTCTGTTGATCAATACAACAAGGCGCAAAAAGGGAGAGGGGGCGCAGAGGCACACCGGCGCAAACCCAAAATGCGCACCGCGGAGCGGAGGAAAATGCAAGCCAACGTCGGAAAAGAAGAGAGAGAAAAGATGGAAAAATGTGACAACTCGCCCCTTTTGCGCCGCAACAGGTCCGTCGGAGCGGAATCCCGCGCGCTTTGTCGTCGGTATGGGCTGGGAAGAGCGAAAAATAAAGTTAAAAAAAAGACAAAAAAGCACGACGCCAGACAACTTTTCCACCAGCGTGCTCTTCCAGGCCGCACCTCCCGTCGAGCCAAGCCACCCGAGTAGTCCCGCGCACACTAAACGGTTTAATCCGCCTCAAACCACCCGACTACCTTAACCCGACCCAGTCCGACTCGCAACCCAATCTATCCCTACCTCACGAATTAGCATCCGGGCGCTGCGATGAGTCTTTCGCCCTTCCGCGCCTCGCCCTCCATCTCCGAGGATGCCTGCGCCTTTGTGGCACGCAAGCAAGCCGCAATCGTCAAGGAAAAAGCAAGGCAAGCGTACATGGAGTCGCACGGTGTTCCCGTGCCCCAGGACCAACAGGACCGTCTGCGGCTCGCCATCGAGCAAGTGGCCACTATCACACGTGCGCTTGGAAAGGATAAGAAGGACTGATGGCTGTTTATTGCTCGGTCGGATCGGTTGATGGGTTGAAAATAAATGCCTATTCCCCGCGTATTTTCAGTCTATATTCGGATCTAGTCCAATGGGTGTTGTCCACTGGCCGTTTTCAATTCTTGCAGCCCCAACTGTTCCGGCCGAGCAATATCCCCGGTGCCCTCCAATCATCAAACACAATCGAAACATAAAACACAAAAAAGTGCGACGTCACGACCAAAAGGGCGGCGGCACTCGCCGTTCTTTTTGCATAGGGCGCTGTCGCGCTTGCTTTTTCTCGCTGAAAAAACTGTGGTCGCCTGGCCTCTTTCCCTTTTCCTGTTTGGTTTTTTGTCGCCGGCACAAAAAAAAAAGAAAAAGAAAAAAGTGCGTGTTTTGCAACAAAAAAAAGGGCGATTGGCGCGGTCACCTTTTTCCGACCCTGCAAAAAAAGGCGATGGGCGACGTCGGCCAGAGCCGTCTGGCGCGCGTCCATGCCCGCCAGAAGACACAGACACAAAACACAGGCGCGACCGCCACGCGCCAGCACGATGCGCCACGCCAAAGAGACGGCAGCCGAGGCGCGCTCCGGCCGCCTTTGTCTCAACGTGGGTGGCACCATCCGCTACGTGGAGCGGGCGCTCGTCGGCATTGCGCCGCCGGGCTCCCTCGCTCACGCCCATCTCGCGGGGCCGGCGGGGACGGCCGACGCGCACTTTGTCGACGAGCGGCCACAGCACTTTGGTCGCCTGCTCGACTGCCTTCGGCACGGCGATACGGCGCTGGACTTTATGCATCCCTACGACGCCGCCATCGTGTGTTCCCTCTTGACGCCTCGCATTGTTGCACCAGACCCCGGCGACCGAGAGGCGACAGACACGACCGCGGATGGCGCGATCATCCAAGAGACAGCGACCAATCGGTCCGCCGAGGCCGTCGTGACAGAGGACAGCGCGACGTGCGGTGTCGATCCCATCGTACGGTTGCTTGTCGACGGCGACGTGCTCATGGACGTGGCGCGGTCGACTCTGGCCTCGCCGCCCGACTCGCTCTTGGCGCGCATGGCACGCGGCGACCCCGGCTGGTCTCTGTCGCGCGCGGGTGACCGCCTATGCATCGACCAGAATCGCCGTCACTTTGGTCTCTTGCTCGACTGTCTCAGGCATGGGTTGGGGGCGTTGCAATACGTGGACGACCTCTACGACCTGTGGGGTGTGCGCGCCCTCGGCATCTATTATGCCATTGACGCCGTGCGCGATGCCGCCCAGTTGGCGATCGGCTGGCGCGGCTACCTGGACGCCGACGAGAGCGAGCGCTGTACGACATACATTGTCGAGCCCGGAACCTCGGCCTCGATGACCGGGCTAAACAGTGCCTCTCACCTCGCCGGACAGGTGACGCATCACTTTATGCACTCGTCGCGCGCGTCGCTCGCCGAGGTTGTGGCACTCGCCGCGGCGGCCGTCGGCGCCCCTCCCGATGGCGTCGTCGTGCACGCCTCGCCATACGGCGATAAATGGTATCCCATGGCGCAGGACGACACCGGCGACTATCACAACTACACGCGCTGTCACCATCAGTATTTGGGCCGCACGTCGGTCGTCATGGTCGAGGCACGAACTGCGGGTCCGTTTGCGGGATTTGACGTCAATGTCTCTGCTGTTGCGTCGCCGTCGTCGGCCTTGTGAGATTTTTTTTCGTGCACGATCCTCGCCCATCCGTCCTCCTCCTCATCGAATCCCACTTTTCCTCCTCGTCTTTTATCTTTTTGATCGCTCTCTTTCTAGTCTTTTGTGTGTGCCGGTTCGCCCACACATCGAAAAAAGAATGGGAAAAAAAGGAAAAAGTGCGACTATGCGCCTTTGGTTGGCCTGTTTTTGTGCCCTTTTGTACAGCACACTGTTGCCGCGGCCGCGCAGAGGCAGAGAGGGCGTTGCCATGGCGTGCAGGGTGGCACGCGCGCCCACGTGCGGCGCTGCCCGGTGACGGATCTCTTTTTTCCGCCACGTGTACAAGGGTAAAAAAAGAACAGCAGCAGCCGGCCGCTGCCAAGCGACACAGCAAAAAAAGGAAGGCAGGACCGATCCGGACACGTGTGTCTCTAGGCAACACAGCCGCTTTTTTGGACAACGAAGAAATACGCTTCCGTTTCCTGTGGTCATGGCCGACAGGCGCGGCGGCCGTCTGGCCGAGTGGGCCACGCATTTGACCGAGTTGTGCGCGCGCATCGCGCGCGGCGCAGGCACGCCAGACGACATGGCCACGCTGGGGCGTCTCTTGGACGGCGCCTCCTTTGACGTACTCTTGGGCGAGGGCGCCACCTCGGGCAGCGGCAACGGCCTCGTCACGCGCTACGGACGGTTCTGGGCCGCGCTCGACCGTGATCCCAACGCCCTGGCGGCGGTCGCGCGCGAGGCCCGCGGCTGGCCGCCGTCCATCGTCGACGCTGCGATGGCCTACGTGCGCGTCTCGGAATGGAAGGCCATGGCCATGTTGCGCGCGCTCGCCCACGACGAGGCCCAAGGCACGCAGTGGCTTTCGGACGCCACGGCGCCCGAGCGCCTCGTAGCACTCCTGGGCAGCGCCACGAGGCACGCCGACGAGCGCTTGATTCTGCCCGCCCGGCGCGCTGCCACAACCGAGGATGAGTTTGTCATCGGAAGACGCACACCCGCGCCTGGCGACGGCAGCATCGTCGGTCTGTACGATACGCATGCGACGGCGCTGCACGGCGTACCGCCCTCGCCCGTCATCGATCCGTACCCGCATGCCAATGCGCTGTCGTGGCCGGCCGCGGCCCATGACGCGTTTGAGCACGCCGACGGACCCGTCGTCGTTGCCTACCGCAGCGACAGCCGTGCCCACCAACACGACGACCAAATGGGCGGCGGCTCTGATTGCGACCAAGAGGGGGCCTGGTGGGCGCGCGTGTGCCGTACACCCGACCAGGAGCCTCGCACGTGAGCGCGCATGCGTCGGTGTCGATGTTGTACAATCCTTCCTTTTTTCTTTCCTTCCTCATCCCTCCTCTACGCGCAGAGAGATACGGCCCGGAAGAGAGGCGACCAGCAAAAACGCCAACCAAAAGGACAATGGTGGGAATAAAAAACAGGCTCGCAAAATGCCGAGACCGAAAAAAGCGAGCCAAACACGAGCGTCCACGCAGGCAGGCAAAGAAAAGAAAGAAAAGAAAGAAAAAAGAGGCGCCGCGCGGCCGAGACAAAACCTTGCCGGCGGCCAATGAGGAGAGGGATCACTGCCGAATGGGAGAGCGGCGGTCGGCGGCCCCGTCAGGGACGCCAAAAGCAAAGGAACCTTTGAAAAAAGAGAGGCCGCAGTGCACAAACCACAAGGGCATACAAAAAGAAATAATCTCGACAGGAAAAAAAAAAGGTCGCGACCACGCCGGCGACCGTCAGCGAAAATCCAGGGCAGAGACGAAACCAGGCGAAAAAACAGCACACGACAGTTTGAAAAAAAAAATGGACAGCGCAACGCGAGACTCGGCCGACGGTGCGGGATCAGTGTTATGGTCGGCAGCGGCGCCTGTCCTGGTAGTCTTCAACGCACGGGGCACATACGCGTCGACCACGGCGACGACCCTGGCGAGCGCGCCCGCGGGCAGTCTCTTGTGCCGGATCGGCGCGTCGGCACGCGCCTGCGATTCCACCGCACCATCGTGCCAGGCCGACGGCTCCTACTTTGTCGACGTCAACGCGTTATGGCTCTCGGTGGCGATCGACTACTTGGCCCATGGCGTCGTGACGGCACCCAAGATGACGCCCGGCGTCCTGGCCGGCGTGCAAGCCGCCGCCGACTATCTGGGTCTCGGCGCGCTGGCGCTCGAGTGTGCCGCGCGGCTGGCGCGCAGCGAAGCCACCGACGCGCCGCCCGATCACACGTTCAAGGTGCACATCATCACAGCGGCCGACCGGCACGCGCACACGGGCGCACTCGACGTGTTTTCGCGATACGTGCGCAACGGGGCCGATTCGCCGCTCAGCGTCGCCCTGCTCGGGCATCATCCGATGAATGTCGTGGGCCACATCGTGCGCGGCGTCCTCGGGCGCGCCGAGAGCGACGTGGTGTTCTATGTGTGTTGGGCGCGACGCAACACGACCCTGCGCCCGCTGGCGCCGCTCGACATGACCTCGCCGACGACACTGCTGGGCGACTGTTGGGCTGCCAAGCGCAACCGCGAGATGTGGCTCTATGCCGTAGAGCGCGAGCCGCCCGTCGACCTGGTGCCCCTCGTATCGTGCGGGCCGTCCATGCCCATCGGACCGCCGACCGCCGACGTCCCCGTGCTGGTCTTTGTCAAGGTGTTTAATCCCTTGGAAAGATACCTCGGTGCGCCTCGACACACGTTTGTCGCATCCACGGCAACGGTGGGCAGCGCGCTGCCGGCCCTCTTGGATGTCGTCAGCGGCGACAGCCACATTGGCGACGTCGATATCGCGGTGTATGAAGAGGCCAACAAGACCAACGCCTACCGAGTCGACCTCGATACCACCTTTGCGCAGGCCGAGATCGAGCCCGGCGACGTCCTCTGGTTGTGCCCGCGCGCTGCCGCCCTCGCTCCTCGCATCGCCCTGGCCGACTATGACTGGATCGTCTCGCCCGGCGGCCCCCAGTGGTGACGTCTCGTGTCCTGCCCCCCTCACCCCACACCCCTTTGCGTGTTCTCCGGCTTCCTTTTTTCCGTCTGCAACAGTATGGAACGGGCACTCGATGGAAATTGTAAAAAAAAAAGAGAGCATAAGGGGAGAGACAGAGAAAAAGAGAGAGGGAGACTAGGACGGGTATGATGCGGCGGCCGCCGCCGTCAACCGCGCCGCCAGTTGAACATGTCCGTGGCGGGCGGCAAGGGCGGCCGCGTCGGCCCATAGGCACGACGAGGACATGCGGTACGGATGGTAGCGCCCGAGGGCCATGTCGTCCGTCTCGTCCGTGGCCAGATCAAACGGCGTCGCCCATCCGGCGATCGCCGCCGGCCTTGTCCACCCGCCGCCATACCATCCGAGCGCGAGCGATCGCAGGTTGGCGTCGGCGACGCTGCGCGGCCGTTTGTCCGTCCACGACGCTCGGCGCGCCGACGCCATCGCGTCGGGACCGGCCGCCCTCACGGCCTCGACCAATTTGGCAAAGCCCAGGGCATCCCACGACCCCACCACGCTGTCCCACAGCAGGGCCACATTGAGGCCGGGACAAAACTGCTGCGCGAGCACGGCGTCGACATGCCCGAGTCGGGCTGCCGTTGTCGTGGCCGCGTCGACACGTTCAGCGCAGCCGTCGTCACCGGCCGCACCGTGACAGGCGCCGAGGTGCGCACACAGGACGGCCGTGGCCGCGGCCTCGCCCGATGCGAGAGCGCCGCAGAGTCCCGCACACAGCCACATGCGGCGTGCGTTGGCGGCCGACGTGCAGCCAAGAACGTCGTCGGCGCGGATGCAGGCCGCAGCGCCCGATGCCACGGTCGCAAACTCTCCATCATCAAGTACGCGTGGTGTCTGTCTGACCAGGACGAGCACTTGCTGCCACCGGCTCGCAGCGCCCAGCGCCGCGCACAGATGTCGAAACACCGCTGCACAATTGCCGCCGGGCGGCGCGACGAGCGTCATTGTCCACGCCGCGCGCGCAACAAAGGATTCAGGCGCAAGGCCCCCATCCAAAAGATCGAGAGCCTCGGGCGCGCGCAAAAGGCGGGCACCGGGGTCGCCGCGGCAGATGATCACATCGCGCCACCAACGGCAGACCATGCGCGCCAGGCAGGGCACGCGCCCATGCCCCACAAACAAAAACACCTCGTAAAGGATCTCGGGCGGCAGGGCGGCGTTGATCGCGGCCACGCAAATGTCGTCCATTGTACTGTTCCCCTGGATGGTCGACGCGCTCCCCTTGGCGTCACCAGCCTTTGGGAGGCGCCTGCGCAAAGAAAAGGACGCCTCCCTTTTGATGTCGGCCAAAGGCACCCCTTTTGTGGCCGTGCGCTTTCGCTCGTCTGCCCCTCCTCCCTCTTTTTTTCCTCCTCCTTTTGCCTGTGAAACTCGCAAGAAAAAAAAAGGCTGTAACAGGCGCGCCTATTGGGCGCATACTTTATTTTGGCCAATCAAAATAAAGTGGCAATAACGCCTGGGCACATAAGAGAGCCGTGGCGCACACAAAAAAGTATTTTGCCGTCCGTCCTCGCTCAACCCTGGCCCAGGTCCACAACATACCAAAAGAAAAAAAAAGAGAAACAATGTCGACCTGTATTGACGCGCGCCCCCATCGCGAATCCGTGCACTGCGCGGCCTCCAAGACGAGCGCCGTGGCGATCGCGTGTTGTGTCGGCGATGCGTGCGCGCTGGACGTGCTCCACGCCCTAAGCGGCATGAAAGAGGCAGCCGCGGACGTCAGAGACAAGAGCCTCGACACGTGGATCGATGCCGCACGCCGAGTGGATGAGCGCATCGCCGAGATCGTTGCCGAGGACGCCACGCTGCTCTGCGGGGCGCTCGCCCTCGAACCCCAACAAAAAGCCGACGCCGAGGCCGTCGTGTCTGCGCGCGACACCTGGTACGGACGCCTCGGCGACGCGTGGCACGACGCGCGCTATTCGGCCTCTGAGATTGACCGCACACTGGGCGCTCTCGACGATCTGGCGTCGGCGGCGTCGGCGGTCTTGGACGAGAACGTCCTGGGCGCGCTCCAAGACGAGGCCAAAGCCTGGCGAGAGGCCAGACACGTCGCCGCGATGGCGCCGGCCGTCGATCGCCTTGCAAAGCGCCTTGAGGCCGCCGTCGAGACGCTCGGAGGGATAGTGGACGCCTCGGCGGCCATCCGCGACACCTACACGCTCATGCGATCAAACAGTTTCGGCCACATCATGGCAGCCCTCGTCGGGTCCCCGCAGCATAGCGCCGTTGCCCTCGTCTTTGCCTGTTTGATGGATGACATTGTCGGTCCAGGGCTCAACATCATTGACGTCATGGATCGGGCAATCGAGCGCGTCTGTCTCCCGGCCGCCTGCGCTGTCGCCGACGATTCACCGACTGACTAGCCCTCGCTATCATCTTTTTTCTTTTCTTTATCTTTTCTTCCTTTCTTTCTCTTTTCTTGCTTTGAATTTGCCCTTTTGTCTCGGAAAAACTCTTTTATCAAACAAGAAAAAAAGTCATTGTATTTCGAAAGACCAAGTTCTTTGTGCAAAAAAAGTCGGCGTGCTTTCCGTTTTTTTTGCTGGGTTTTTTGTCGCGATGCCCGCGTGCGACCGGGCGCGCGGCGCAATGCAAAAAGCAGGCGAGATCCCTTTTTTGAATGCAGTGTTTTTTTCGGAAAAAAAAGAAACAGAGCACGCACGCAAAAAAAGACGAGCAGCAACCGATCCGCGGGCGAGCGATTGCAGACGAAAAAGACAAAAGAGGGGGCGGCCCGCAAACAGAGAGCCAACCGCCGACCAGGCGTCAGTCCCCATTTGTTCTCGCCTTTTTTTTTTAATACAGCGCACACCGACTCTGCAAAGAGGCCGATAAAGAAAAACCCAAAAAAAAAATAAAAAGTGCGCGCACGCGTGCGTGCATGGACCCACCAATCGAGTCGTTGGTCCGCCCAATCCACCGGGCCGGTCAGCCACAAGAGGGACACTAAAAACACGCGCACGACAACAACAACAACGACACGTATGGGCGCGTCGCAGTCTTTGCCCGATGGACCCTCGTTGGGCGACATGCCCGCCGAAATCGTTGATGCCATAGCCCTGCACCTGGCGCGCGCTCGCGATGCCGCGTCGTGCTACGTGGCCCTGGGCCAAAGTCCCACGCGCGCATTGACAAAGCGAGCGTTGGCCGATCCGGTGGCCTTTCTCGCTGCGGGCGCGCCGCTAGACATTGCGCGGGCGCTCTTGGACTGCCCGCATCCTGCCGTCCCAGTGCCTTTTGACTGGATCGAGGCGGCGGTGTATGGCGGGCGACTGGACGTGATCACGACAGTCTGGACACAAGCCGGCGTGGACACGGCGGCTGACCTCGGCCGGGTCGGCTGGGAACAGGTTGGTCGCGGGCGCTGGAGGCGCCTGTTTGGCCAGGCCCGGTGTCTTTTGGAGGCCGCCGTCTGCGGCCGCGGAGGCGCCGACATTGTCCGGCACGTTTTGGACGTGTACGACGCGCCGCGCTTTGATAAGCGGCCCCTGTTGAACGAGGGCCTGTTTGCGTGCCTGTGCCGTCGTGCCATCAAGTACGGCCCTGACGCTGTCGCCGTGCTGACCGCTCTCCATGAGCGCCGCGCCGAGGGCCGGTGCGCGTGCACTGCCAAGGTGGCTTGCACTGCGGCGCGTACCAATCGCGCCGACGTCCTCGCCTGGATGTGCGACTCGGGCTGCGCGGCGCGACCCAGGCTCGACGACCGGAATCAGGCGACGGCGCTGGCCGTCACGGCCGCCAACGCACGAGCGCCGTCGGTCGTTGCATGGGTCGGTGCGCGCGCCGATCGAGACCATGTCCTCCAGGCCATCTTTGGTATGGACACTGCGCCAGAGGAGGATCTCGGCATCATTATGCGTGGCGGACTCGTCGGGACCTTTTTGGTCGTCCTCGTGTCGGCGTTGGTCTCCTTTGCCGTGGATCTGGCCATCGAGTTGGCGACCGGCTCTTGGTGGCCGTTTTTGTTGGGCATAGTTGTGGCGAAAATACTGACCGCGATGACGGCGGCCATGGGCTACGGCGCAGCCACGACGGCGACGGCCAACTAGTCTGGCTCGTCCGCCGGCAACAACTTTTTTTTTCTCCCAACGGCAACGACTTTTTTCTTCTTCTTGCGCTCGATAAACACGAGGCGTGAAAAAAAAAGAGAGAATAAAAAGACCATACATACATACAAAAAAACGGGGGGTCATGTCGCGCCGCGAGGCAGAGGCAGCGCCAGGTCGGCGCGCGCCAACAGCCTGACAGCGCCGAGAGCGCAACACGCGGACGACTTGTGCTTGATGTCGCCGGCAGCGGCTCCGGCACCGAGCGTCCGTCCATTGTCGCCGCCGGCATTGGTTTCCACGGCATCTGCGGTTGGGCGCGCAGCAAGAGTTGTCGAGCGTGCGCTCAGGGCGGCAATATCGTCACAGACGGCCGCCGAGAGCGGCGCCACATGGCCTACCCAGGCGCGCCATACGTGCGCATCGGGCGTGATGGCCTGGAGGTGCACGAGGGTGCGCGCCCACGGATGACGGTCGGGACGACGGCGACCCAAGGCGGCAGCCTCTGCGGCAATGATAGCATCCGAGACGAGACCCCAGCGGCGCGCGGCCCGGCACAGTTTGGCCAGGGCAGAGGCCACGGCCGACAGGGATCCCTGCTGCGTGAGCGCCCACTGTAATCGGTCGGCGTGGCGCGTCCAAAGACCGTCGACGAGGGCGAGCGGCCCAGAGACGGGCGGTGCGTGTTGGCACACGTTCATAGCCAGCGTCCACGACGGGCGGCGAAACAGATAGTCGGCCGCGATGCGCCCGCCGTCGGCCCGAGCAACCTCACGTGCCCAGTCCCCGAAAAACTGCTCAACATTCCGACGCAGGGCCTCGTCGTAGGGCAGAGAGGCCGCCGCGGCGAGCACCGCCGACACCGTCTTTGAGGTGACGTATGGCGACGCATAGGCAAAGAACCAGCGAGAGAGCATGCGGTAGGTGCCAGAGCGCAGCGCCAGCGTCATCGCCTCGGTGGCCGTAAGCGGACCGAACCCGCGTCTGTACCGCGTGGCGTAGCAGCGGGCCGTCCACGCACACAAGAGCGAGTCGCCATCTTGGATGGCCCAGCGCATCAGCCAGAGGGCGTCGTCGAGTGCGCAGCCCGTGGCGCAATCCTCGTCGGCCGGCTTGTACCAGCGGGCCGTCGCGTAATAGGAGAGAAAGGTCTCGGACGACTCGAAAAAGAGGATGTCGTCTGGCTCGTGGTAGTCGTCGTTGGTCGACAGCGAGCCGATCGACACGCCGGCGCGCACGAGCAGGCGCGCGGTCGTCGGCGTGCCGTACTTGAGCACAAACGTCCACAGGCGCGAGTCGCAAAAGCGTGCGGCCTTTTCTGCCTTTTCGCGCGAGCAGGCGAGCAGAACGGCGCGACGCGCATGGCGCACGGCCACGGCCAACGCAGCCAGGTCGTCCGTGCTGATGGCGTACTTGGCGGGCGCCAGCAACTCATCGAGACCCAGGAAAGGGGCTGCCAGGTCGACGCCGCGATCGACGTCGGCGCGCACGCATGCCTCATAAACGGCGTCGGCCACGTCGGCCATGCGGTGCGTGCCTGCGTCGTGGAGCCACGCCGAAAAGGCGTCGCGCGGCGGATCGCCCAAGAGCGCGGCGACGGCATCGAGATGGACGGCCATGCCCGTGGCGGCCGCGGCCGCCAGGACCGTTGAATGGATCTCGTCGCGGCGTTCGTCCGTACCGACCGCGTCGAGGCTCACCTCGCCGTGGTCTGCGGGCAGGTAGGCAGCGCGCACACGAGCCAGCCCCTCGGCAAAGGTCGAGGACCGGGCAAACAGGGGTAGGATGGCGTCGACCGTAACGACGGCGCCGACGGCGAGGCGCCCGTCGGGATCGTCCTGGTCGTCGCCGACGAGGCGAATGCGATCCGGCGCCGACGGCGTCGACACCACCAGGCGCCACCGGCGACACGTCATGCGCGCGGCCACACGGAACGACCGGGACAGGAACGAGAGACCGCGGGCGTCGGCCCCGTTGAGGATCATATGGCAGAGTTCGTCGGGCAGGCACGCGGTGGCGTCGGCATTGGCGTCGGCAGTGGCGAGGTCCATCATGGCACTTTCCTTTTTTTTTTGCTTCGATCTGTCCTCGCTGTCTTTTGAGTTTGCTGTTGTTGTGCGTTGTTGTCTCTTTTTGCGCGCTCTCTCTTTTTGTCTCGCCCTCGCCTCGCTGTGGGGTCACGCAGACTCGCGGGGCAGAGGGCGCAAAGACCGAGAGGGCTCAGAAAAAAAGAAGAGGAAAACGGCCGACTCCCACAAAAGAACAAAAAATCGCCACGAAGGGCCGACGTGCTTCTCGGCCTTTGAGGTTTTTCCCTGTGCACACGCGCAGGTTGATCTGACGGGAGCGACAGGCGCGGACGACGACCGACACGCGCCTAATGCACGACTCTTTTTTTTGATTGGCGCGCAAAAAAAAGACAGCATGGCATTGGCCAATGAAATGCCTGGTCGAGGGCGCAAGTAATCGCGGCGCGGTCTCGCCGAGCCTGGGGCCTGTAGCCGACCGCCAAAGACCGCTCTCTTTGCGGTGCGACAATGACGTCGCGGGCGCATGCACGAAAAATAAAAACGACAACGCCTTTTTTAATTATTGCATAGTGATAGTCAACGACGACAACAACCGCCGACCTAGAAAAGAGAGAGATAAAGAAAGGGATCGAGCAACGGGCGCCGTCCGCCTGCAAAAACCCTTTTGTTTTCTGTTTTCTTTTGTTTAAAAAACAATGTAAAAACAATAGTCCAGGGAAGGGTGGGGGTCAAAGAATGTGCGCGGAGGGCACACTGCGCCTCTGTTCCCGTCACATTTTGCTCAATTTTTTTTATACGGACCCATACATGGCCGAGACGACGCGACAACACCGCGCCCAGCGGGGTCGCGCGGCGGCCATTCTCGACACAAAGGCGAGCGTGTCGTCCAAATGGGGTCGCGGCCCTGTGGGAGGATTAGGGCGCGGCCAAAAGGCCAGGTCGCCCACGATCTCGTCGGCGTGCAAGAGATGGGTGGATTGCGCGAGCGCGAGGCCCGCCTCGGCCAGCAGCGGGCGCACGGGCGCCTTTGACGGTGGTGCAGGGTCGGGCGGCAGAAGAAAGACGTCCCAATCGGCCGACGGCCATGGACGCTCGACGCCATCAGAGTCGGCACCCGATGACGTCCACCAAAAGTTGGCAACGCGCGGGCGCACGCGACCGTCGACCCTCATCCAATCCTTCCACACGATCGTGGCGCCGTCGGGATGGGACGCCGTCAGGCGCGTCGCCGGAATGTGCAGCGCGGCCGATGTGGTATCGCGCCAGCCGCACACCCATACGCCATCGAGCGCCGTGCCGTCCGCCGCATAGAGGACGCCGCAATCGAGCGCGCCGTGTTTAAACGGGGCGCCCCATTTGAATGACCCGTCGTAGAGAAGGCGCCCATCAGAATCCCACGTCTTGCCGACATGCGGCTCGCCGTCGGCAAATGAACCGGCAAAGACCACCTTTTGCGAGGGCGCACGGAGGAGGCCCACGCCGTCGATGCCTCTCGGCAGCGTGCTGCACAGATGGGTCGCCACGCGCCGCAACGAGGCGCCCGTCGTCATGACAGTGACCGTACCGGCGCGTCTATCTGGCCGCTCGCCGCGCGCAACTAGGGCCACGCGCGTGGTGCCCTTGCGCGGATCGCCGCGGGGATGACACAAACACCCGGTGGCGATGTCGCCGTCAGACGACAACAATACGCCGACGGCGCACTCGGGCTTGCCCGGCATCTCGGTGTGGTGCACGATGTCGCCGGCACGACAGTGCACAAAGACCGCCGCGTCGGGTCGTCCGGCAGCCCGTTGCCACATGGCGCATGGTCCCTCAGAGACAATTTGACTGTAGTTCCAGGCGCCGCTCCGGCATGTCCACGGGAGGGCGGTCGCGCCGTGGCCGCTTATCGTGCCGAGTCCGTGGGGGACAAAGCCGTGGCGCCGCACCTCGACTTGGCCGCGGTAGGGCGCCCTGTAATTCAAACCATAGGGTTCCTCCTTGTCGTCAGTGCATTCATAGATGGATGGTGCCGTGACCACGCAACGGCCGACGACGGTGCCGTGTCCGTCGGGCGCGTTGATCGGATAGAAGCGGCGCTGCGGCATGCGATGCGACGCGAGCGGTACCATGGACGCACACGCCCACCGGTACCCGCGGGCAGCGATCACGGTGGGCCAGTGGTGCACACAGTGTGCGACGGCATCGGCGACACCCACGGTCAGACGCTCGACGTCCCACCCCGTAGGTGAACCCACAGGGTCTAGCGGCGTCGATACGTCGTCGTCGGGGTCGAGCAGGCGCTCGAGCCGGCGTTGCGCATAGTCGAGGGACGAAAGGGGCGAGCGCGACACCGCGTCGCCCAGGACCAACAGGCATGCGCGACGGCACGGCGGAAAGTCACGCAGGTAGACGCGACGCCAGAGGGCGTCGTCGGTGCAGAGACGGTGCAAGCGGCGGCAGGTCGCAGCGAGCGCGCAGATATCGCGCTGGGAGCAGAGCACCAGGACGCACCAGGCGGCCTCGTCGGGAAGCGCGTCCCACGCCGACGATGGCGCTGGCTCTTGTGCCCGACGACGACGGCCTTGGCGGCACCGCGCCAATACGCTGCGCCATCCGAGTCGCGTACGCTGGTCCCGTTGGAGGGCGTCGCCGCCGTTGACGGCAATGCGCGCCTTTTTAGACGGGCGCGTCTCTGTCGCCTCGTCTCCTTCCATCCTTTTTCCGACCCACGGCCCTTCTCCTTTTTGTTTGCGCGCGCCTCTTTTTGCTTTCAGACTTTTGCGGCGCTCTCGTCTTTTGCCTTTTGGGTCCTGCTGCGCCGCAAGATTTCTTGTGCAGTGCCCATTTGTCGCTGATTGGCAGGCGCTCGCGGCCGCCCCCTTTTTTCCCAATTCCTTTTTTTTTGCCTTTTTTTTCTTTGCGGGCGGCAGTGTCGGCGCCTTGCCGCCATTGTCCCGCCGTGTTGTCGTCCTTTTTGTCTGACACGAACAAACAGGAACAACGGCAGATGGCCTTGTTGCCACGCATAACGATGCGAACCCCTCGCCCCAGACCTAAATCGGCGCATGTCGTGCGTGCGCTCATCGGGCAGATGATATAAAGAGGAAAAAAAAGGGCCACACGCACAAAAGTCCCCACCTAAACCAGCCGGGAAGATCATCACGACGCATGTCGACTCTAAACACAACAATGCAGGCGAGCGGCGACGCGGTCGATCCCGACGCCCCCGTGGGCGGCACGCCCGGTGAATCGTTCACGAAACTTGCCACCGACGTGGACGCACTCTACAGCAGCGACATGTCGGCGCTGCCGGCCTTTGTCGGGCCGTTTATCAATTTCGGCTACTGGGATCCCGTGCGTGCGTGCGCGCGCGGCAAGAGCACCAAAGACGCGCCTATGGAGCACACGACTGCTGGGGCCGCCCCTGTTCCGACGCTCGCCGAGCGACAGGCCAGCAGTCGTGCACTCTATGAGCGCGTCTTTGACGCTCTCGACGCGCGTGGCGCCGTGGTCGAAGTCGGGTGCGGCCTGGGCGCCGGCTGTCGCGCCTTGGCCGCCCAACATGGCCCCGAGGTGCTCGCCTCGGTGACGGGCATCGACGCGTCGGCCGACCAACTGGCCAGAGCGGCGGCCCTCTGCCCCGCCGGCGATCCGAGGGTGCGCTTTGCACATGGCACGGCCGAGCGGTTGCCCTTGGAGGACTCGACGGTGGACCGCATCTACACCGTCGAGGCCCTCCAGCACTTTGACTCGCCGTCGGCCTTTGTCGCCGAGGCGGCGCGTTGCCTAGCCCCCGGCGGCCGCCTCGTCGTGTGCACCTTTCTCGCCGACCGCCCGTTGACCGCGCCAGAGCACGACGAGATCGCCTCGGGCGTGCGCACCGTGGCCGTCGGCATCGACAAGTTGGTCGTCGTCGGCGACCTCGAGGAGCAAATGCGCGGCGCGGGCCTCTCGGTCCAACCGCCGACGAGGATCGGCGACCGCGTCTGGAGCGCCTTTGAGGCCTGGTGCGCGCTCGCCCAGCCGACGTGGACGTGGCCGGCAGCCTGGTCGCGCGCCTATCACGCCGGGTGGGTCGACTACTTTATCGTCGTCGCCGACAAGCCCTGCTCCTCTTGATCCGGCCTTTGTGCCCTCTTTGTCGATCCATTTCTATTTTTCTCTTTTTTTTCTCCGTGACAAAAGTGACCGACTATCCAAAAAAAAAATAAAAAAAAGGGAAAAAAAGAAAAACACGACCAAGAGGCCTATGCACCCCCGAATGGCGTTGCCCCACGGCAAAAGTTTGAACGGAACTCTTGTGCGATTGAGCCGAGAAAAAAAAGACCACATGCTCGTGCAGTCCCCCCCTCTCACCGATGGATTCTCTGCATGGTCGCGATAGAGATCGCACGCTCGCTCATCCTTTTTTCTTTTCCATTTCTGTTTTTCTTTTTTATGGGCTGCCGTCGACGGGCCGCGCATCGCGCGAGGGAAGAAAAGTCACTCGGCGCGCAAAACGGTCTTGTGTCGGTTCCCCGATAAAAGAGGCAGTTTCTTTTTTGTCGGCCCCTTCACCATCGTCCTAGACTTGCCGGAGAAAGAAAAAAAGAGGGACCGAGGCGGCTGAAAAAAAAGGATGGGCGGTCCGGATGTTGCATCTCCCCTTTTTTCTTTTTTTATTTATCGTTGAAAAAAAATGTCGGCGACATGTCTGTGGCCCATTGGCCGGCGCCCTCGTCTCTTTTTTCTTCCTTTTCCTCCTTCTTTTTCTCTTTTGAGCACCGGTCCGGGAGTGTCAAGGGGCGCTATAGGCCCACAACGGCGATGGCAGCAGCGCCTGGTGAAAGCCACAGACGCCGTCGGCATGTTGGTCGTCGACATGTTGGTCGTCGGTGTGTTGGTCGTCGCCGATTGGGGCACACGGCCGCTCATACCGAGGGGGAGCGCCTGTCGCAGCCGCGGCGTACGAATCGGCCGCGGCCGAGACGGCCATGTGCTGCTGCACGGCGCGCCACAGGTCGTCCCAGTCCCCGTCCGCGTCGTCGACGTCAATAGGGCCGGCCTTGAGTGCATGATGGGCGACTGCGCGGTCTTTTTCGTCGTGGCCGACAGCGGGGCGACCGCGGGCACCATCTAAAGCGGCGACGACAGCAAGGTGACTGCCGTCTCGGTTTGGTCGGCGATCGTGGCCGAGCCCAACAGAGACAGGCCACGCCGCACAGGCGGCCGTCTGCGCCGCGGCAATGCACAAGAGACTGTCGGTGATGGGCACGAGCGGCGCCGGTCGCCCCGTCGCAGAGGGTCGCGTCGGCCGGCTGCTTGCCCCGGCCTTTTGCGCGGCCTCGTAGGCGGCGCACAGGGCTATAGCGCGTTCGGCGCCGTTGGCCAGTACATGCGACGAGAGCGGGCGTCGCAGCCAATGCCAGCGGTCGCCATTCGGCGCTGCGGCGGCTTGCGCCCATGCGTGCCCACCGAGACCGTGCAGGGCGTCGGCAGCGGCCGATCCGGGTGTGGCCTCTAGCGGCAGAACGCGCACGATGCCGCGCACCAACAGGCCGGTCGCCGTGCTGCCGTTGCAACCGGCGACGGGAGTGCGCACCGACCGCGCGAGATCCTTGGCGGCGATGTGTGCGCCGCTGTCATGGCCAGGTCCGACGCCGCACACCGCCTTGGGCACGGCGGGATCGCCCAGGAACCAGGCCAGGCCGCCCGTGCCAAAGATCTGCGCGGCGTCGTGCCACCCCGTGCCGGGCGCCGTGGCGTGCACGTCAAAGGCGTAGCAGACGGCGCGCTGGTCGCCGCTCTCGCGCGCCCCCACGTAGACCATGCCGAGGTCGTGGCACGGCGACGCATCGACGACGAGCGAGACAAAGGCAAACCGACGCAAGTCGGCGACGGCCTTGTGGCACTGGCGCGCGGTGCGCACGACCACCGGCGTCGGCACGACGGGTTCCGGTGACGGCGGCGCCCGGTTCCACCGTCCCTCGTCGCCGGGCAAATGCTGGAGCGCGGCCGGCAGCAGATGCCAGTCGGCGCCGTGTGCGACCAGGGCATGGACGCACGGGAGCGCGCGCACGAGGTCGGTCCACGCCGGATAGGCCAGGCGCATCGCCCAGTCTCCGAGGTCGACGCCGGTGCGTGCGCGCACCGCGCTGGCCACGACGCCCATGGCAACGCCGCGATGGTTGCGCGCCGCGACGGTCGCCACGATATCGTCGAGCGTGGCCAGCGCGGCGAGTCGACGCTGTGCGTCTGTCATTCGGATGCCGGTCGGGCCTTGTCCCGCAGGAAAACAAAGACAAGAGACGAGAGAAGAGGGCCTAGGAAAGAGAAGAAAAAGAAAGAATTCGTCGCCGTCGACGCTGCTGTCGCGATACGGTCTTGCTTGGCAGAATCTCGTTGGATCGCCCTCAAGGCGTGCGCGCCCCCTGTGCCCGTCGGCGTTTTTTTCTTTTGCCCTCTCAATCTTTTTGGACGAGCAGAGGCCGCGTTGCCGCCCGCGCAAAGAAAAAGAGTCTGCGGCCAGAGAAGAAATATGACCAAAAAAGAGGCGCCAACCCGTTGGGCGCCTCTTTTTTTTTTCAAGAGCCCGTTTTGTGTTTCTCTCCTTTTTCCTTTTGTTTCTAGGGTCGTTGTTGTTTGAGATTTTTTCGTCAACGCGCGACCGACAAAGCATTCTTTTTTCTTTTTTTTTTGGGGGGGGCGGCAGGCGCCGCCAAAGGTTGCGCGCTCCCCTTTTCCCTTTTTATTTTTTTGCCGGTCCAAAAGTGGCGGTGGCCTTTGCCGTGCGCCGCAACTTTTGGGTCGTCAGGGAAAGGCGCGCGCTGGCGGAACCTCGCCACAGCGAAAACCGGAAAGGGGGCCGACTTTTGATTCGTTGGGGGTCGCCATGGAGGCCAGCCGCGCTCGATCGTCGGACCAAACCTCGACGTCGACCCTTTTTTCCATAGTCCATAGCCACCCAAAGTTTGGTCGCCTCCTCTCGCCTAGAAGAGAGAAAAAGACAAAGGGGCGTGTTGAAAGGGCGAAAAAAGGCGAATGCCTAGAAAAAAGATTGTATATCCCGTTGTTGTCCATCAACAAGAAAAAAGCCGCGGTCGCCTCCTTTGCACTGGGACATCAAGTCCCCGTATCCGCGCCTTTTTTTTCTTTTGGTGGAGTTGCGACGGGAACGGCGCTCGCCAACGGCTAAAAACTCCTTTCTGGGCGACCCAATCGTAAATCAAACATAAGCGGTTTATGAAAATGCATTGGCTTGTCTGTGCCAGGGTTTTGGCCGTTGGCAGCGTTGGGCGGAGGCCTCTTGCGCTGCAACACACCATATTGGGCGATTGGGGGGCGGTGTTGAAAAACGACGGGCGCCCGTGTGGCGCATCAAGGCGACGCGTCGGTCGGGCTATGGGGGCCACCCGGAGCAGACTCGCCGCCGCCATCGCTGCCAGGTGGATTGGGGTGGTGTGCACGAGTCTCGGTCGAGTGAGACGCATCGTCGTTGCAGAGCGTGTCTGCAAGTTGGCACACCTGGGCGATCATGTCGCGGACCCCGGGAATGGAGCCAAGGATGGAGGCCCATTGGTCGTAGACGGTGCGCACTGGGTCGACCGCGCCCTCGGCCGCCGCGTCGTCGATCATCTCGGCCGTACTGTCGCGCGCCCCGTGCTCGTAGAGCCAGCGCGCAACGTCGAGCCGCTCGGTCACCAGCGCCACCGTGACAATGCCGCAATCGCGGCCGCCGGCATTGTGCGCGTGGAGCCACTCAATGACGTCGAGCCGCCCGACCATGGCGGCCACCGCCCAGTAATTGTGGTGCATGCGCGGCGCAGGGTCGTCGAGGGCGAGACCCTGCTCATGATGGATTCGGTCCATGGCGGCAATGTCGCCCTTGAGCACCGCGCCTAAAAAGGTCACGTGCAAATCGGTGCCCGTGTCGCCGTGGGCTGGTCGTGTCCCGGCGTCCTGGCCACCGGCGCAGAGGTCATCATCATCATCATCATCATCACCGTCGACACACGGCGCAAACGGGCCGCGTATGGTGTCCTCGGTATCGCTCGGACCTGCGCGCCGCGCGAGGTATGCGGCGACACGCGCGTGGCCGGCGGCGTCTGTCTCGCGGATGGTGGCGCGAGTGAATCCCTCGGCGCGGTTTTCGCACAGGAAGCGCACCACGGCCATGTGACCCGCCGTGGCCGCGCTGTCGACGGCGGCCGTCGTGCAGCCCGCGGTGCCATGGGCGTGGAGAAAGGCCACCACGTCGGCGTGTCCGTCGGCGGCGGCGCCATCCATGGCGGCCACGGTGCACCCCTCGGTGCGGTGACTGTGGAGAAAGGCGACCGTATCCATGTAGCCGCAGATGGCGGCCAGGTCCATGGCGGCGGTCGTGCATCCGCTGTCGCAGTTGTCGTGCAGCCACCGGACGACCGTTGTGTGGCCTCGGGCGGCCGCGCAGTCCATGGCCATCGTCGTGGCCCTGACTCCCGCGACGCGCGCCAGCCACGCCACGGCGTCGACGTGACCGTTGCGGGCGGCCACGTCGACGAGCGACATGGCGCGCCGGTCGTTGTATCCCGTCGCGGGCGACAGCCCGAACGCCAGGTTCATGATCACCTTGCCGACGATCTCTCCAAGGGCGAGCGTGAACGCCTTGTCCCTCGATTCGCCCACGAGCGCGGTGAAAAGGCGCCCGACGTCGAGCATCTCTACGGCGTCAAACGGCGTACCGGCCCGATGCAAAAACGTGAGCACGTCGACGTGGCCCGCCGAGGCGGCCGCCCTGGCGCACTCGGGTCCCATGGGCACGCCGCGCGCGTGGAGGATCTCCAGGGCCTCGATGAGGCCGACGGCGCAAAAGCGCTCGGGCGTCTTGTCGCCGCGCCACCGGTTGGCGCGCTTGGCCAGAGTCTCGTCCGAGTCGACGCGAAAGCATCGATGGGCCGCCCGCGCCCGACACAGGTCGCGATCGCCCAAATGCGCCGTAACGGCGGCCACTGCTTCGACCGGCAGTGTGTCGATCCCGCCATCGCTCAGCCCCGTAGTGGTTGTCGTCATGGCCGGCGCTTTGGGTTTGCGTGTGTTTTTTCTTTTTTTTTTTTCGTGCCCCTTCTCGGCCCGTGCGTCAGACCGGGGGAAAGGGAGGGGACCAATCTGCGCGTGCGGCTGATCTCGCTGCGTCGACGCACACGCACGCGGGGACTTGCCAAGAGAGAGAGAGAGAGAGGAGTTGGGTGTAAAAAAAGAAGAGAAAAGCGTGCAGGCCTGGCTGGGCGCTCGTTTTTTAGACGGGTGTTTTTTCGCCTTTTTTCTAATTTGCTCGCGGTGCAACTGGCCGCCGCGGGCGCTTGCCACACAAAGCACAAGATGGCACCACCAAAAAAAAAGAGGGCGCGCCGAAAGAGTCCGAGAGTTTGGATCGGTGTGATTGGTCTCACATTTTCTCGACCGCCCACACGATAGCGCCTTTTCTTTTTTTTTCCCCATTATTCATCTTTTTTGTTTCGACCACGCCTATCGGGCGCGGGTCCGTGCGTGCACCGCGCCTTTGGCGATTTGCGCGAGCCCATGCCCCGACAGCGAAAAAAAGGGCGATCCGGCCAGCACAAAAGAAACAGAGCGACGAAATGTAAAAAAGAAAGATAAAAAAAAGGACGACCAAGCACACAGCCGGATCGAGATGGTGCCCACCGTCATGCCGTGCGAGATTGCCGTACGCGTCCTCGCCTACCTGGACGACGCCGATTTTTGCGCGGCCCGACTGGCGCATCGATGGTTTGTCGTGCACACCAACGACGAGATCACCAAGCAGCGCCGCCTGGCCGTGTGGAGCCGGCGCGATCTCGACCTGTGCCGCGAGGGCAATACAACGGCTGTGGCGGCGCTCGCCGCCGCGGGCCACTACTTTAACAGGCATCACCTGGGCGAGGCCGCTGCGCACGGTCACGTCAACCTCGTCGACTTGCTCCTAAGTGACGCAGTCCCGCACACGCGCTGCTCGCACCATGTTATGAACCGCGCTGCCGAGGCCGGCCAATTGGACGTTGTCATCTACCTGCACCGCGCCGTCGTTGGCAAGAGTCTGCTCCGGGTTGCTGGCGGCTTCACGTATCCCGCCGCCATGGACTATGCCGCGGGCGGCGGCCACCTCGACGTGGTCCGGTGGCTGCACGAAAACAGCCCTCTAGGCTGCACCACAGAGGCCATGGACATGGCCGCTGCTGGCGGGCACGTCGAGGTCCTCCGATGGCTCCACGAGCACCGGACCGACGGGTGTACGGCGGACGCTGGATCGACATCCTGTGGCGGCAACGTCGAGGCCGTCCAATGGCTTTTTGACCATCTGCCGCAACAGTTCCTCTATGCCAAGCGCGTCTTTCGCGACGCCGCATCGCACGGCCACATAGGCGTCCTGCGCTGGCTTTGCACCAGCGGCAGCGTGTCACGCTATTCGACGTCCATGGCCGAGAGCGCGGCAAAACACGGTCACCTCGACGTGCTGCAGTGGATGGCGGCGCATATGTCCGACGCGCGATTCGAGGCATCGATCACACAGGCGGCAGCCCGGCGGGGCCACTTGCACGTCGTTGAGTGGCTGTGCGACAACTATCCCGACGCACGGCCCACTCCGCCAGTCCTTACGGCCGCTCTCACTGGCGGGCACATGGATGTGGTGGCCTACCTGTGCGCGCGCGAGCCAGGCCTAGGGGTGCTCGACGATGCCGTCGATGCGGTCGTGAATCGCGGCTGCTACCAAGCCGTCGGACCCACCGCGCCGCGCGACTGCTTTGACGCTCTCGAGTGGCTGCGCGCCAACCGACCCGAGGTTGTGCCTTTGGCAGACACGATGGACGTCGCCGCCTTTACCGGTAAACTCGCGGTGGCCCAATGGCTCCACGCCCACTATGCCGTGCGCTGCAGTGCGCGGGCGATCGACGCTGCCGCCGCCGCCGGGCGGCTCGACCTGATCGAGTGGCTGTGGGTCACGTACGGGCACCCGTGCACAACGGAAGCCCTGCATTACGCAACCGCGCAAGGTCACGTCGCCATTCTCGGCTGGCTGCGCGACCGCTTCCCCCACCTGGCGCCCACGACGGCCGACCTCGACATTGCGGCCAGCCGCGGCCACTTGGCCGTCCTCCAGTGGCTCCATCGCAACCATCCCGCCGTGCGCGCCAGTGAATTCACGTTGGCAGTGGCCGCGGCCGGCGGCGACCTCTCGGTCGTCAGGTTTTTGCGCGAGGCCTATGCCTTAGAGGTCACCGAGGCCCTAATCGCCGCCGCCGACCGCCACGAACACTTTGCCATTGTCGACTATCTGCGGTCTGTGAGCGTGGAGCCTCTTGAGTGCCCCTAGGCAATGCTCACGTAACTCTGGACCCTCCCACCGCACCTGCTGTCCCTGTGCGTGGTCGGATTCCTGCAAAGACAAAAAAATGTGCCTATTCCTGCAACTCGCAACACCTGAACCGAGGGGAACCGCGGTCGGCGTCGTCCACCTTTTGTCTTTTCTTCTTTTTTTTCCTGGTCTCCTCCTCTCCCCTTTGTCCCCATGCGTGCGCCGGCCAAAAGGTCGTGACGCGACGCGCCACAAGAGGCCACCCTCATGAAAGAAGAAAAAAGGGGACAGGCTGGCCTCGCCGCGGTTGTCCGAGCGTCTCCAAGAAGGCGGACCCGATGAAAACACCAGTCCCACCTAGAGGGATCAGACGATCGACAAAAGACGACGCATGTACAAAACATGTAGACGGCGACGATTGCCTTCAGAGTCGTTGCGGAATCGCGTCAATGCCCGCGGCGTTCCTAGAGGCAGCGCTAGGCCGGCTGGACGACGCCGACTTTGGCGCCTGCATGGCGGCCCATCGCTGTTTTCGCGACGCTGCGCGCCCGCGCTTGTGGGGGGCGCGCCGGGTCGCCGCCTGGCTACGTCGCGGTCCTCTGTGGGCGTGTGCGACCAACAATGTCGGTGCCCTGGCTGCGCTCGTTGAACACGGCGCCGCGTTGCAAGAGGCCCACCTCGTGGAAGCCGCCCAGTGCGGCCATCTCGACGCCGTCGCCTTTTTGTGCGAAAAAAAGGTCGGCATTGTCGATAATGATGATGATAGTGATGACAACGGCGACACCGAGGACGACGTGGAAAACGGCCATGGCCAAGTAGATATCGATCCTTGCATGCCGTCGATCCGGCCGACGGCGCTCGATGTGGCCGCTGCCAACGGCCACGGCGCCGTCGTGCGCTTCCTCCACGCCAACCTAAAGGGGCCGCGCGTGGCGACGACGGCCGCCATGGACCAGGCGGCCGAGCACGGTCACCTGGAGATTGTCGCCTTTCTACACGCCAACCGCACCGAAGGCTGCACCGAGTGCGCCATGGACTGGGCCGCGGCCAACGGCCACACGGCCATCGTGGCCTACCTTGACAAGCATCGAACCGAGGGGTGCACGCCGTGGGCCATGAACGCGGCGGCGACCAACGGCCACCTGCGCACCGTGGCCTACCTGCACGAGCATCGCGGCGAGGGCTGCACGACCGACGCCATGGACGGCGCGGCGGCCAACGGCCACGAGGACGTGATCATTTACTTGGATCGACACCGCGACGAGGGCTGCACCGGAAATGCTCTTATCGACGCGCATCTCGGCGGCCACGACAATGTTGTCCTCGTTATGGAGGAACGCGGCATCGTGCCGGGCCGGCGTCGCGGTCGGCGACGTCACCGCCGCAACCCAATGGGCAACCCCAAGGAATAGGGCCGTGTTCCGAGGACATCAAATGACTATTTTCCCCTGCTTTTTTGTCGTCTCTTTTGTGTGCCGCGGTCGTTGGCTGTTGTCGCCGCTGTAGGCGGCCTTTGCCGAGATTGCGTGCGCAGCGGGGAATCCTTTTTTTTTATAGAAACAAAAAAAGGATCCCGATAAGCGACCTCAAAATGGCACGGAAAAAGACAATGGTAAAAATCGAGAGTACCAAAAAAACAAAGAGGAAAAGGCCTCCGGGTTAGACACAGCGCCACAATTTCCGTTGCACAATCTTGCGAGACGGCGCGCAGCAGGATCCGCCGAGCGCTTTCGGTTGTCCTTTTTTTCGAGAGAGGCCGATCCCGCGCGGGGAGGACCAATCAACGTCTCTGGTTCCTTGGAGCCCTTTCCAAAAATAAAAACCAGCCGGTTTGGGAGGAGACACGCTTACTAGACAACCGGAGCAGAACAATCCCATTGACGCCAACAACGCCACAAAAGAGACACAACCGCGCATGGACGACCGCATCCTCGACAATCGCCACGACCGTCCATCACGCGCGCGCTCGATTGTCGCGGCATTGCGGCGGCGCCTCGGGGGCCGCGCGTGTCCTGTGGGTGCGCGCTCTTGCTTTTTTCCCTTTTTTTTTGTGTGGCGTGTATGCGCCCTTTTTTTTCTGTGCCCCGTCTTGTGTCGTCGTCATTTTTTGTTGTCGCAATGTACTTTTTTACCTTTTTTTTTAAATTTTCTCCCGACCGTGCACGTACACGGCAAGAGAGGTTACCCCCTCCGACCATGAAAAAACATTGGGTCGTTGCCGAGTTTCGAGAAAAAAAAGACCAACAAGGGGAAAAAGGTCTGACAGAGTGCGCGCACAACAATGCAGACGGAGAAGCGGAGCAAATGGCGGCGCTGTGCCGGCGCTTGGGCAAATCCATGGCCAAGGGCGAGCGCGCGCTGGCTTTGGCCTTTTGCGCGGTGGGCTGCGCCAAGGTGCTGCTCGTGGAGCCGGGCGACGTCGACGCCCTCCACCCGTGGCATCTGTACGTGGGACCGCGACGTCCGGCCTTGATCCACGTGACCGGTTTCGTGCACTCGACGTATGCCGCGCTCGAAGAGGACGGCGCGGCGTATCTCGTCGTCGCCGGCGAGACCAACCGCGACGAGCGATTTCGCGTCATCCTGTCCATGAGCACCAACACCATGACGGCCAAGATCTACCGCGCGCCGCGGCGCCGACCATTCGGGCCGCCGATCACCTGCGCCGTGCGCGTCCACCCGACGCCGCGCTAGCCTGGCGTCCATGAGTCGATCCTTTCTGTCTATCCATCGCCCTCTCTTTTATTAAAAAAACAAACAAAAGACAGGGTGAGTGGGCGGAGGGAGGGGGCAGGGGTCGGCAGTGGTCAAGCGGCGATGGCGTCGCGCAAGAGCGTGGCTGTGGCAGCGTGTCCGTGCCTTTGGGAGGCGCGCACCGCCGCCAACGTGCATCGTGCGCCAAATCGCCCATAGAGATAGCGCACGACTGCGTCGTGGCCGGCCTCGGCCGCGCGGTCGATGGTCCTTGGGCCGCAATCGGCTCGGACGTGATCGCACAAATAGGCGACGACGTCTAGAAACCCGGCCACGGCGGCCATGTCGACGGCGTCGGCGGTGCACCCTTCGGTGCGGTGCTCGTGGAGGAAGCGGACCACGTCGAGATGGCCCTCGCCGGCGGCCGCGTCCATGGCCCATGTTGTGCAACCCTCGGTGCGGTTGTGGTGAAGGTACGAGACAATGTCCAGGCGGCCCGCGTCGGCCGCGCCGTCCATGGCCTTGGTCGTGCAGCCCTCGCGGCGGTGCGTGTCCAAATAGACGACGACGTCATAGTGGCCGCGCGACGCCGCGTCGTCCATGGCATCGGTCGTGCACCCTTCTGTGCGGTTCTGGTCTAGATAGGCGACGACGTCGAGGTGGCCGCCGGCCGCCGCACAGTCCATGGCGTCGGATCGGCAGCGCGCCCCGTTGACGTCCAATAGGCGCACGATCTCCAGGTGCCCGTTGAGGGCTGCGTTGCACATGGCATCGGACGTGCATCCCTCGCGACCAAACGACTCTTGCGCCGGCGATCGTGCGACGACGCGCCCCAGCGTCGGATCGTTGACGGGCATGTGGTGGTGCGCCAAGAGGAAGGCGATCACCGCGGCGTGGCCGTTGAGGGCCGCGTCGTCGATGGCGTCGGTCGTCCCCGATGCGTATCCTTTGCAGATGAACTCGACCACGGCGAGGTGGCCGTGAGCCGCCGCCAGATCGACGGCGCCCCTGGACCACAGGACGCGCATCGAGTCGCGGAGGCGCTTGAGTGCCTCTAGGTTCCCAGTGGCGGCGGCAGCATCCACCGCCGCCGACGGTATGTAGCCGTTGACGCACGCCGAGGCGGGCAGCGCCAGGACGACATCGAAAGCGCATTGCGCCACGGCCGTGGCCATGTGTTGGCGTCCCAGCGGCACGCCGGCCTCGACGAGCGCGCGGACGGCCTCTGCATGGTTGCGGCCGCACAGGACGTGCGGGTCGGTACGCAGCCAGCGCGGAAGGCGCCTGGTGCGGTGGAGGGCCTCGCGGTCGTGAACGACAAAGCGGCTGTGGGCGGCGCGCGCCGCGCAAAAGGTGGCGTCGTCGACAAAGTCGAGGATGTGCACGACAATCTCTGGCGGGAGCGCTATGATCGATGCCGCTGCTTTGACCAAGTCGGGCGACGTCGTCTCCATGAGCGCACGCAGCCGATTTCCTCTGTCTTTTTATTTTTTGGCTTTTTCTTTTCTATGGAGGGCTCGGCTGCGCGCCCGACCGATGTATAAAAAAAAGAGCAGAAAGCGAGCGCGAGAGGATGACACTTGTTCTTGTCGTGGCGAGCGCGCGAGGACGACGGCTTGCCGCGGATACGATGGCGCGCTCCGCGAAAAAAGACGGGCCGACGAGAGCGACACCAGCGCGCGCGAGAGAGCCACACGAGGCCCTGCATGAAACCCTTTCCCGTTTCTTTCCATTTACTTTTTTCACCAAAAAAAGACCGCCGCGCGTTGGTCCGCCCCAGGACACGCGCCACACGAGCGCAGGCCCGTCCACCTTTCGCAGTGTCGCCTGATTTTGCTTTCGGGGATTTTCTGAGAGACGAGGGCAGGGGCGCCGCGGGCCAACCGTAACAAGAAGAGAAAAAAGGATCTTTTGAAGCGTCGATTTTTATGATGCCATCCCAAACACACGCAGAAATGAAAATGCATAAAAAAGAAAACTTTTTAATCACAGCAGGCCTTGAGGACGGCCTAGACTGCCAGTTACGGCGCGCCGCAACTGGGTCACGCTCGCGTGCGGCTACAACCGGCCTTGCGCAAAAGCACTCTGACGTCGAGAGACCAGGTATCAGACAGCGCCGTGCAGTCGATCGGGCACCCGTTGTCCAGGAGGAACCGGACGGCGTCGACCTTGTCGGCGCTGGCTGCCTCTCGCAGCGCGCGGCCGTGGACGGGCGCGCCGACGCTGTACAGGTATTGGAGGGAGCGCAACTTGCCGGATCGCGCGGCGGCCTCGACGGCATAGGCGTCGTACGGACAGCCGTTCTCAATGGCATACGCAAGGCAGTCGAGATGGCCGCCATAGGCGGCGGCCGACACGGTGCGCCGCCCCCAGCGGCAGCCGTTTTCATGCGCATAGCGCAGACAGTCGAGGTTGCCCTTGGAGGCGGCCGCCTCGCACACCCGCGCGCTCGACAACCAGGTGTTGCTGAGGCGCGCCTCGCACAAGTAGCGCAAGCAGTCGACGCACGCGTTACGGGCGGCCGCAACGTAGGCGCGCACGTCCACCGAATAGCCGCTGTCGACGAGCAGGCGCAGGCAGTCGACGTGACCGCCTCGTGCAGCGGCAGCGACGATGGTGGCGGAAATGGTGCCTGTCCAGTGGTATGCGTCGGCCTTGTCCAATATGTAGGTCAGGTGGTCGATCCGGCCGTGACGCGCAGCGCACTTGAGCAAATCAAAGGTATCCCACATGGTGCGGTCCATAATCCATTTGACAGCATCGAGATGGCCGCCAGCGATTGCCGCCTCGCCCATGTCGTCCCCCGCGCTCTGCAGGTATCGACATCCACAATTGCGGAGAATGTCCAGGCACTGCGTGCTGCCGCCGGCGGCGGCCTCCACCCACGTTTCGCGGTCGCAGAGGCAATGGAGGCGCACGGCATAGTCGAGGCAAGTGGCGTGGCCTCCCCTGGCGGCCGCGTCGCACGTCCCGGCGTCCCAAGGGCATCCGTTGGCGCGGGCGTATTCGAGGCAGTCGAGGTGGCCACTGCCGGCGGCCATCTTGGGCGTGCTCTCGTCCCACGGACATCCGGTGGTTCGGGCATAGGCAAGACACGCGAGGTGGCCACCTGCGGCAGCGGCGGCGCATACGTTGGGACCCCACGAACGACCGCGCGAGCGCGCGTACGCCAGGCAGTCGACGTGGCCGGCCGCTGCCGCCTGATGGCACAGTGTGCGACGGCGACTCTTGGGTCCAACGCACGACCGCCTGCCCGTGGCGTACGCGTCGCCGGCCACCGACCTCCACCGGTGATTGACTCGCACCAGGGTCCTTGCCACATCGAAGCACGGCACCCAGGAAAAGATCATCCCAAGTACCTCATTGGGCAGACTATCGGCAGACATGGGGCGGAACCCGAGTAGGGGCCTTTCTTTCTCTCGTCGTTGTTGTTGTTATTGTGCGTCGCCTGTGGGCTGCAAAGCGCACAAGCAGCCGGTGGTACCTCGTGTCCGTCTCTGCGCTTTGGACGCCGCGCTGCTGTCCTGCGGTGTCGTGTGGCGCCTGGTCCTTCTCGCCAGTATGGGCAAAAAAAAAGAGATAGTGCAAAAAATACCGTTTTCTTTTTCCCTTGCTGGTTGTCGCTGCGCGCAGCCAAGTGAGGATATTGACCAAAGGCGACCAAGAAAAAGACCAACCACACCAGACCCGCCCGACTTTTTTTTGGCGCCCGGCCCACCCTTCTTTTTCCTGGTCGTCAAAGACGATGGCAATTTTTCCTCTTTTTTCTTCTTCTTCTTGTGATTTCCTCTCGCGATTGGCAAAGGCTCGGTCAGTCTGGCGCCCAAAGACAAGAGTCCAGGCAAAAAAAAAGAAGAGCGAATTTTTTTCTTGTCGCTGGCTGTCGCCGCCTCGCCGTTGTAAAGCACCGGTGGCCTTGTGGCCCGTGGTGGCGATTCAGGTCTCTCATAGAGCAAATCGCGAGGACGACGGAGCCACCCTGCAGTGTCCAAAAAGGCAATAACGCAAAGAAATCCACACGTACCTACCGCGAGATATGCAGTACGATGCATCTTCCTTCGACCTATATCGCCCAGACGGCATGGCGCTTTTGGGAATGGACGGCTCATTGTCGGCCGACGAGGTAGCCAATGTGCTCGCGCTACCCAAGCGCATTTGGGGCAAGGAGGAGCCATCGGACAACACGATCACCGAACCGACGGCGTCGGTCTATACGCGCACGGCCGATCCTCCGTGCCAGGTGTTGCCCCCAACAAGCGTCTACGACGCCGCCTACGACTTTTACACGCTCGACACCGATCCCATGGAGTTTGCCGAGCATGTCTCTGAGCCGTACCGCGCAGTCATGCAAGCGGGCGCGGCCAGGACGGCCTACGACGCGCGCCAACTGATCGAAGCCGTCAAAGGCAACGCCAACAGCCAAGATCTGCCGCTCGACAGCAGGACGTATGTGCTCAACACCGAGAGGGGCGCGTGCGCGCTCGACAGACGCCAATATGTGGACCTGTGGCGGCGTTCCCGAGGCCTGGCGGATGTCCGCGAGGAAGGCGACCAAGCGCTATGGCGGATGCCACTCGACGAATTGGCGCAGCGGCTGTCCGACCCGCAGTCCGTCGCGCGTGTCGTCTCCGACGACCGCGCACGACGCCTTGTGGCGTGGCGCATCGCCCAGGCCTATGTCGACGAACTGACAGACATGCAGGCTACAGGCGAGGAACCCCCCGGTCACTTGACGACTGCCGAAGGAGCCATATTGGATCTGCTTGATGCTGCGCGCGGCGTCGATGTCGCGGGCAAGACACTCGAACATGTTGCCATGGCGGAACTGATGTTGGCGGTCGCCCTCCAGGACCCTGACGCCCTCGGTGAGTTGCGCGGTATCTTTGACGAGGAGGTGGCGGTTGCGAGCGAGTTGGCCATCGAGAGCCTCTTGGTCGGGCCGACCTTGCTCCCCGCCGAGCCCCTTCTTTACGGCAACGACACGGAAGAGGCCGCCTCTGAAATAGTCGACGTGTTCCTCATGGACTACCGGCAGCAGTACCAGGACGTGCTCTCCATCGCTGCTCGGTCAGGCGCGCAAACCCTGGCCACGCACGTCATGGAAAACTATATGAACCAAGGGCTCGATCCCTACGTCGCCGCAGAATTGGCGGCCGAGGCCGAGGCCGGCGGCTATGACGAACTTGCCGAATCCTTTCGCGAGGCCTCTGGGCGAGCCTAGGGTCGGAAAAAAGTCCCCCCGATAAAGCGAGCGCCGCTGTGGGATTCGGCCAGGATTTGCTGTCTTATTGTATTTTTTTGCACAAAGACAAAGCCGAAACCCAACAATATTTTTCGGCCTGCACGCAGGGTCTCAAAGCGTGTTTGCCTGTGGGCGGGTGTCGTCCATCGATGGCCGATCAGAGGTCGGTCTGCCGGCGCCGCTGGTCTGCAAAGAGTCGAGCGATGCGAGCACCGCGCCTGGGAGGGCGTTTGCGGCGCGAATCTTCTTTTTCCTGGAGGAAATAGGGTCTGGCCATGTCGAGCGCGAGTGCGTGCGGATCTTGAAGGAGGCGGTTGTCGGCGGTCCGCTGGTCCTCGTCGCGCTTGTTGTACCGGAGGCACCCGCGCTCGACATGTTCGTGCCACAGGCCCGCGCGGTCGGTCAGCCTTTCCGGCTGGACGACGCACATGTACTGTATCTCTCGATGGTCGCCCCCAGCCAGGCCAAAGGCCCGCTCGTAGACGAGGCTGTGGCAGCCCACGCCCTCAAAGACGGTCCTCGACGAGGCAAAGCCGCTAAAGCGCATGTGTGGCGGCGTCGTGATCCTTGTGCGCAGAGGCATCGACGGATCGTAGTTGAGGTACTCGACCAGAGCGTAGACGTGCGGCGGATTGCGCGACTTGGACACGTGCACCATGAGGGGTCGAGCCTGGTGCGCCCATTCAAACGGAATCGTGGTCTTGATGTCGACGGTCCAGCCCTCGGCCTCCAAGACGGCGTCAAAGAGCGTCTCGTCCATGGAGCCGCGCGGCGTCGTGTCGTCGAGCCTGGAGATCAGACGGAAGAGGATCACGATAAAGAAATACTCGCCCAGGACGCCCTGCACGGAAATGTCGGCCGGATGTCTGCCGTGGGCGTACTGGAGATCCGCGACGCCGGCCGCCACGTCCTCCTCGTAGCGCCTCATGCCGAGGCGCCGACACCATTCGGCCTCTTCCAGCGAGAGATGGCGATCGTGGCCCAATCGTATCTCTTCCAAGTAGGCGGGCGTGGGCACTTTGACCCCGTAGCGTCTTTCAAGGACCCCCAACGCAATGTTGACCCAGGTTGCAATGTCGCCTCCGTCCCGTATGGCTTTGAGCGCTCGGTCGATGTTTTCGTGTAAGGCCATGTCGCGCAGTTTGTCTGTCGCTCGGTTGCGCGGTGTGAATACGCGCGTCCAAGTCGATTTTTATGGGGCATGAGGCGAGTGACACCGTACGAGCCGCAAACTGGAAAAAACTTGACCCCACCCACAATGGTTTCCCTTGCAAAAAAACAGAGGCTATGCTTCCGTTTGGACCCCCCCCCCAATAGGTGGATGCAACCCTTTTCCCCCACACCACCGAGTTGGGAGGGGCATCAACGCCCTCGCATTTGTGCGTAATTGCAAAAGTCGTTGCAATTTCCTTTTTTGAAAAGTTGGGCGCGGTGCCGTGTTTACGGTTGCACGCGCGAGTTCTCCATTCTCGACCAGCACCGCCCCCCGATTTTGGCTGACCGCTAAATCTGGCCCGTTTGTAAAAAAAAGAGGACCATCAGAAAGATGAATGTTGACATTTTATCAACCAAAGACAAGGCCCCTTTTCGTTGCCCGCTCCGCGCTCGTCGCCTCCCGAATATTCCTTGCGCCAACTGCAGGCACGACCGATTCGTGCTCGCGCTCGGATCCGGACAACCGGTTTTATCGGGCCGGTCGAGTGTTTTTTCGCACTCATCTATAACCTTTATCGATGGGGGCGCTTTGGCCCGCGTCGGCGCTGACGAAAAAACCCGCTCAACGACGGCTGTGTGTTGGGGAAAAAAAGGTCAACTATGGGTCACCGCTGCGCGTGCGCAAACACGGGTCGCTGCGCATCCGTTTTTATCGTATGGACCTTTTTTATGGTCTTTTTCTTTTTGTTTCTTTTATCGATTTTTTCTTTTTCCTAGAATCGGTCAGCCGATGGCGACGCCTAAGACGCACCATCGTCGGGGTCCAGACGGCGGGTCCGCCGTCGGCCGGGTGCGTTGCGCGCCACGAGACGTCGCCGCCTCGCCGGAGCAAAGTGTCGTCGCCACGCGATACAGTGGCAGCCATGCTCGCGCACATACTCGGCCAACGCTGTCGCGTTGTTGTGGTCGAGGGCGGCCTCGCACGTGCGCGCGCCGCCCCATGCCCATCCGCATTCGCGTGCAAAGGCCAGCGCTTCGAGTTGGCCCTGTGCGGCGGCCGCATGGCACACGTCTCCTCTAGGGTCGACAAACCCACGCGCATGCGCCTCGGCAATGATTTCAATGCGCCCGTAGTGTGCGGCCAGACAGACGGCGTCTGACGTCAGGACCACGCCCGCGTCGAGCAAGATACGCAGCACCGGCAGGCCGCCATAGACAACGGTGGCCTGCAGGCATGCGGCATCGTCCCGTGGACAACTGTTTGCGACGGCGTAGTGTACCAGATCGGCATTTCCCGAGCGCACAGCCCCGGTGAGCGTCGACGCGTCCCACGGGCAACCGCGCTCGCGTGCATAGGTCACACAGGCGAGGCTGCCGGCAGCGGCGGCATCGGCACAGGTCGATGCGTCCCATGCAAAGCCGTGGTCGTGGAGCCACGCGAGACACGGCACGCTGCCCGACGAGGCGGCGTGGCGACAAATGTTGTCGGCGAGCGCGCCCTTTTCGGCGAGGAAGATCACGCAATCGAGGTGGCCCCCTCGGGCGGCGTACCGGTCCATATCGACGGCCAAAGCACATCCGCGACCATGCGCATAGGCGAGACAACCGAGGTGGCCAGCGGACGCCGCCGCCACGCACGTCCAAGAATACACCGGGCAGCCGTGCTCGGCAAGATAGCGCAGACACTCGACGTGTCCATAACTCGCGGCAGCCTCGCACTCGTCTCCGCTCCAACGACAGCCGTTGCGGTGCGCATAGGCCAAACACGCGAGGTGGCCGCCGGCTGCGGCCTGGTAGCATGTGTCGCTGCCCCAACGGTGGCCCTTGGCGCGCGCGTACATTAGGCAATCGAGGTGGCCGTGACGCGCGGCGTCGGCGCACGGGTCACACTTTCGAGCCCCAGGCGGTTGAACCAGGCACGGATGCCTGCCGAGGCTCGACGGGTCGAGGGCGATGCAGCGCCAGCGCCGGCACACCGACGACGCCGTCGCCCGCACGATGGCGCACGGCAGCGAGGCCAGTATCAGAGCGAGGATCTCGTCGGGTAGTGCATCCATGACGACGCGTCCCGAGAAGCGCGGCGCGATTCTCTGAGGCAGCCACAGAGCGAAGAGTAAAAAAAAGAGAGAGCGCACTGGGACCGATGGCGCGCGGCGGGCGCCCACTCGATCGCTCGGTATTTTTTTCCCTTGGAGAGGCTGTCTTTTTTTTTCGTAGTTGCCCTCTGTCGGTTTGTGGGGACGCAACAAGATGCTCCTCCTTTTTCTTTTTTCTTTGGGTCGCGCGCTGGCGTGAGCGACGACAGCGATTGGCGGGCTATTCTTCCTGCCCGTGGTGTTTGTATCGCAATGCGCGCCTCTTTTATTTGACCCCATTAACGGGAATTTGGGGTGGCGGGCAGGGCATTCCGTCGACGGTTCCTTGGCCGCACAGCAACCCGGCGCGGTGGGCGCTGGCTCGCGCGCCGCCGGATCGTCAATGTCGCAAAATGGCGACTTGTGAGATTCGTCAATAGAATCCCTTTTTCCCTGTTTGACCATGGCAGGAAACCTGTGGTGGCACCACAAGCGCTCGGCGGCCGAACCGCGCGCGCATGTTGCATGTCGCCCGGTGCTGCACAATGCCGCCCCCCTCCTTGTAAGCAACGTGATCCGACACATCAAACGGTCCGGCACGAGGGCAATGTCTCGGTCCAAGCGCGCACGTCGCTTTCACATGGACGACGACGAGGCACGCGTCGAGCCCGCCGCGATCGATCCCTTTTCTCCGTCTCTGCTGCTCGGTCGGCTGCGCGCCGTTTGTGCCGGGGACGCAGGTGATGTCGGGTTTCTACAGACCTTGGCAAAGGGTGCCTACATCACGGCGGGCGACCCGGCGACGCTTTGCGCCACCCTCGTGGCCATCTACGAGCCACTGTGGACCGGACTGGTGCCCATTTATGCGACATTCCCGGTGCTGTATGGCTTGTTGGGGCGCCCGCCCACGCCCACGTCCGTGAGCGAGGCCGTCGGCGTGCTGGCGCCGGACCTCGTCGCCGACGCGGCCATCGATCCTGTGGGTGCCGTCTGGCGTGCGGCGGCCGCGACGGACGCGCGCCGATGGACGGGCGTCCCCAGCGACGAGTGGCTGCACAGGGTGGGTCCCGGCGCCTTTGAGGGTCTCTATGAGGCGCGCGCTGCCATGGCACCCCATGAAGCGCGGCGCCAGACCATGGCGGATCTCGTGCGCTCGGCCTCGATCACCGGATACGACAATGGCGCAGGCGAGCGTCGGTACCACGTGGCGGCCACGCGGGACGCGCGCGGCCTCCATCCCGTGATGGCGCTCCTACTAGCCAACGGCGCAGTGGTGGCGTCGTTGGCGTGTCGACGCCCACCCGATGCGGCGCGCGCCATCGATTGCGCGATGGACATTGCGCGCCATGAAGGAGCCGTGCCCGCCGACGTCACGCCCTACGTGCGCGACCTCCTCGGCGACGATCGAGCGGTCGGCGCGCTCCTCCAGCAGTTTGCGGTGCCTGCTGCCTTTGGCGGTCGCTACGGACCAAGCGGGGCGCTCCTTCGCGATCTCTGGGACATCTCACCCGTGGCGCGTCCGGCTCTGCTCGACGCGTCCGGACCGGGCGCCCGCTGGCTCGTGGCCGAACTCGACGAACACCAACTCGTGTCTGAACTCGATACCGAGCGCAATATCGAGCGCGTCGGCAGTCACCTGGCGCCCTTGGCGCGCGAGACGCCAACCCTCGCCGCACGATCAGCGCGCGCACTGTCGCGGGGTCCGGCGTCGCGGGTGCTGCTGGCCGACATGACGGCGCCCGTCGAGGTCAAGGCGCTCATCGCCGCGCAGCGTATCGCCCAGCGGTGCGGCAATGTCCTGACGCCTGACGATGTGTCCTATCTCGTCGACGCCGCCAACGCGCTCGGCCTTGATGGTGAGATCCTCTTGCAACTGCTGGGGCCGTACGACCTGTGTCGGCATGCTGTTGACGCGGCTGCGCAAGTGCTCGAACGCCATCGGTCGATGGCACTCGCCGATTAGGCACGCAGGATCCGATGCGCGACTCGCGCTCTCTCTCCTCTCCCAGCCGCACCCCCCCCCAATGCATCGCAAATGCTGGCAGAGCGCGCATTATAATCACACGGTCAACGCCGTGTCCTTTTTTTCGGCTCTGCGAGACCTTAAAAAGAAGGCGGCGTCGCTCGGTCGGGGATTTTCTTTATGTTTTTTGGTCTCTCTTTTGGGTGGGGATCGCGCTTGCCAAAGCAAGCAAAAAAAAAGGGAAAACAGGGCCATGCGTTGGCGCCCGAGTCGGGCGTCAACGCAGCCCTGGGAGAAAAGAAAACACGCGCATACTCACACCCCCGATTTTGCGGGTGCGACCCTCGTGTTCTCCTTTCCCCAAAGCCGACTGTCGCCGGCAGCGGGAATGACCATGACGGCCAACGGCCGGGCTTTTTCTCCATGTTTTGATACAATCAAAATGTTCCTATAGATCCATCGATTTTTTTGTCCGCACAAAAGAGATCGACCGCGGCGCGCATTGGCGCAGCGCACGCGGCAACACCGCAAAGAAAGAAAGACAACGGCAGAGCGCATCCAGACAAACAAAAACACGACGCCGACAGTCCCCCACCTGACAAACAAAAAGATTCGCCTGGCCGACGATCGCCAAGTGAAAGAGAAAAAACATACCCTTGTTTTTTTTCTTGAGGACGAAAAAGAGAGAAACATGTGGGGCACGTCGACGAGCGCACAGCGACGGCGCGCTTCTCCATTGCTCACGCCCAAAGAGGCGCCGAGGACCGACGCGACGGCGATCGCGTGCTGTGTCGGCAAGGCGAGCGCGCTCGATGTGCTCCACGCCCTGTCGGTCATGAAAGAGGTGGCAGCCGCCAAACACGAGGCCCTCGGCACGTGGATCGAGGCGGCGCGCCGGGTCGACGACCGCATCGTCGAGATCGTGGGCGCAGGCGACGCCGTGCTCGCCAAAGCGCTAGCGCTCGACACGCAGACGACTGTTGACGCCGCGGCGGTCGTGTCGGCGCGCGACCTGTGGTACAAACGCATCAGTAATACATGGTATGACACGAGCCACTCGATCTCAGAGATTGACCACACGCTGGACACTCTGGACCGCCTGGCCTCGGTGGCGGTCGAGATCCTGGACACGGACCTGCTGCGCGCTCTCGAACGCGAGGCCACAGCGTGGCGCGAGGCCCAGCGCATGGCCAGGGTGACGGCGGTTGCGGACCGGCTCGTACAGTGCTTTGAAGGCATCGTCGAGCCGCTCGGCGGCGTGGTGCCGGCGTCCGAGGCCATACGCGACGCGTGGGGCATCATGCAGTCGGGAAACTATATGCACGTCCTGACCACCATGGCCGGATCGCCAAACCGCTCCGCTGCTTTTCTGGTCTTTGCGCGCATCATCGACGTCATCGATCCCCGAGTGGACCTGGTCGGATCCATGGACCAGGCCGTCGAGCGCTTTTGCCTGCCGGCCGAGCATGCCGCCATCGATTCGGCGACCGACTAGGCCTTTGTCGTCGCCGCCGCCACGCGCATCCGGCCTTGCTGGGATACGCTCCGCGCATTTTTTTTGTCTTTTTTTTTATTTTGCCTCTCTTTCAAAGGGCATCGGCCATGTCGTCGGGCGCAGTAGCGGCAATGGCCTGCGCGGCCATCGGGCGCGGAAAAAAGACGGCCCCGACAATTTATTTTTTCAAAAAAAATTATATCGAGTCTCTTTGATAGATTGCACGACCACGAGGCAAAAGACATGCGGGGTGTAAAAAAAGCAAAAGGCTGTCTGCCGCATGCGCTGCGCCACGCCCAACTGAAAGAAGACGCTTGTAAATTTGTTGCTTTCGCGGTGTTCTTTGTTTTTCGACAGAGGCGACCCCCTCTTTTTCCGAAACAATGAACGGAAGGAAAAAATCAGAGGCGAATAGGTGGCAAAAAAGAGGCGCGACAGGAGCCCATCGGCGCCATCGAGAGACACATGCAGACGGCGGCCTTGCCGTGGCTGCGTGACAGACCCTTTTTTTTAACCGCCTTGTCTCGTATTTTCATTTCTGTTTGTTGTTGACAAAAAAGAGAAGGGTGGCGATGGGAACTCACAGAGGCCCATAGAGGGCCGAGACAATGCGCGCACAGCGTGCCCAGCGCGGCCGCGTCGCGGCCATGCGCGACACAAAGGCGAGCGCATCGTGCAGGTGGGGTCTCTTGTCGTGGGCGCCGTTGGGCCGCGGCCAAAAGGCCAGGTCGCCTAGGATCTCGTAGATGTGGGGCACACAGAGGGAATCGGCTACTGGCATGCCCGTGTCGGCGAGGAGCGGGCGCACGGGAGCCTCGGGGGGCGCATTCGGCTCGCGCGGCAGCACGACAACGTCCCAGTGCGTCGAGGAGGGCCATGGGCGCTCTGCGCCAGCGGCACTGACACCCGATGGTGCCCAGTAAAAGCCAACGACGCGCGGGCGCATGTGCCCATCGACGTCCCTCCACTCGCGCCACACGACCGTGGCGCCGTCGGGGTGGACCGCCGTCACGGGCTCAAAGGCGCGCAGATCGTCCCTCCTAGCGTGCGCCCACGAGCACGTGAGCGTCGTGCCATCCGATCTGTAAAAGGTGCCCCTGACCGTCTCCTCTCGTTCAAACAGACCGTCGTAGAGCAGATGGCCGTCGACGCTCCACGCGCTGCCCGACTGCGGGCAGCATCTGTGCAGCCAGCCGGCAAAGGCGACCCGCCGGCTGGGCGTACGCACAAGGCCCTGTCCGTCGGCGCAAAGTGTGGTCCAGCAGCCTCTGGAACCCAGGTGGTTGGCTATGGCGCGCAGCGACAGGTCGGTCGTCACGGCCGTGACCGTGCCCTGGCGTCGGCCGGGCGTTCCGGGACGCGCGACCAGGGCCATACGCGTTGCGCCCTTGCGCGGGTCGGTGTCGGCGTGTGCATGGCTCAGGCATCCGGCGGCGACGATGTCGTCCAACGGCGTCAAGAGCACTCCGGTGTTGCACACCGTGCCGCTAAATTCCTCGACAAGGTGCGGCACGCGGTCGGCGCCAGAGCAATGCACAAACACGGCGCCGTCGTGCCGCCCGTGGACCGACTGCCACCAAGCGCACGGACCTTTAGCACGGTGTCCCTTGCCGTGCTTCCACACCCCGCTGCGGCACATCCACTGGTGCCGGTGGTCGGCGCGGCTGGTGAGCGTCCCCGCGCCGTGTGCGACAAAGCCGCCGCCGCGCACGGTGACCTCGCCGCGGTAGGCGGCCGGGTAGAGTGCGCCGTCGTCCGTCCAGTTCTCTTCCCTATCGCCGCGGCCCTTGGAGTCGTAGGCGTACGGCGCCTGCACCGCACAAAAGCCGACGATCACGCCGGGCGCGCCCGGCGTGTAGTTGGCGTGGAAGCGGCGCCGGGTCGCGATGCCGTCGTCGAGCGCCACCATGGACGCGCACGCCCAACGGTAGCCGCGCGTTTGAATGACAGCGGGCCAGTGATGCACGCAGTGCGAGACGCCCTCGACAGAGTCGCCTGTGAGATGCTCGATGCTCTGCGCGACGCGCGCGTCGACGGGGTCCAGCACCGAGAGATCGTCTTCACGGTCCAGCGCGCGGCCCAGTCGGTGTTGCACGTGATCGAGCAGCGAAACCGGCAGACGGTCCACCTCGTTGCCCAGGACCCAGAGACACGCGCCGCGACAGGGAGGAAAGTCGCGCAGGTAGACGCGACGCCAAAGGGCGTCGTCCATGCACATGCGGCGCATGCGACGGCACGTCTGGGCCAGCGCGCCAATGTCGCGCTGCGCGCACGCCTCCAGGACGATGCAGATGACCTCGTCGGGGAGGACGTCCCACATCGGTCGGGGCGGCGTCTTCTCTGTGCGCGGGCCGTGGGCGGCCACGGCGATGCGTGCCTTTTTGCGGCGGCGTCCGAGCGACGACATCCGTTTGTGTCCGTCCGCCTGTTCCGACCTCTGCTAGTCGATCACGATCTTTTTCTTTTTTTTTTTATCTTCCCCTTTTGTTCCTTGCCGGCCAACAGTGGACCTGCTTTTCAGCGTCTTTTTGCCCAAGTCCAGGAATCGTCTTTTTTTTGGTGTCTTTTTGTTTCCTGCCTGGTCGAGCGCGCAAGTGCTGCCGCTGCCTTTTTCTTTTGTGCTCTATGGACGGCGGGCGACACTTGGGGGGCTGCTGCCTTTTTTTTTCTTTCGTGGACCCACGACGATTTGTCGGGTCCCTTATTCTGCGCGCCACAGAGACCAAAGGCTGTGATTGCATGTTTTTTTCATTGGTCAGATCGCATCAACCGGCTATCCTTTTTCTCTCGGCCACAGGAAAAAGGCACCCGACCTCGACTCTGGTCGGCATGACGGCGGGGTAAATGGTTGGCCCCCGCAAATCGCACGACCAATCGATGAGGACAAAGGAAAAAAAAGAGGGAAGAGAACAACGGGAAAAGAGGTCGGGCAGAGACCGAGCGCAACCGACCCGCATTCGGCTTGGCGCTCGCGCCTCCTCCCGAGTCACAAAAAGGACAGCGCATCGGTCCGCCTCCCCACCTCCCGCCCGCCAGTTCCGAATCTGTCCGCGCATTCGTCGGCTCTGGCGCGCTTTCTCCCTGCAGACTTTGCCGGTTCTTTCAAAAAAAACCGGCAATAAAGACGGCCATCTCTGCACAAAAAAGAAACTATCAAAAAAAAATACTTTCTCGCATACTTTTTCTCGTGCGACGAGAACAAAAAGGACCGCTCCCTTGTCGTGTGCCGGTGGTCGCCCGCAAAGCAGCGAGTCATTGGCACGTGTCGCTTCCGTTGCGCGGCGCCTTTTCTTTTTGTGGCTCAAAGGGGCTCGCGCTCGCAGTCTGAGGCCCGGTGGGCGAGCAGAAAGCGCCGCACGGCCCCGCGCGGCGTGCCGAGGGCCTGTCTCGTGCAGCCTTCGCTGCGGTGCTCGTGCAGCCACACGACGGCATCCAACGACGAGTACAGCGCGGCCTTGTCCATGGCATCGGTCGTGCAGCCCTCGGTGCGGTTGACGTGCAAAAAGGCAACAATGTCCATCCAGCCGCATGCCGCGGCATCGTCCATGGCCCTGGTCGTGCACCCCTCGGCTCGGTTCTCATGCAGCCACTGCACGACACCGAGGTGGCCCCCGCCGGCGGCCTTGTCCATGGCCGCGGTCGTGCAGCCCTCGGTACGGTTCTCGTGCAAAAAGGCGACAATGTTCATGCAGCCATGAGCCGCGGCCTCGTCCATGGCCCTGGTCGTGCACCCCTCGGTTCGGTTCGCGTGCAGCCACTGCACGACGTCGAGGTGGCCCCGCCCAGCAGCCTCGTCCATGGCCCTGGTCGTGCAGCCCTCGGTGCGGTTCTCGTGCAGCCACTGCACGACATTGAGGTGGCCCCGGCTGGCGGCCTCGTCCATGGCCGCGGTCGTGCACCCCTCGGACCGATTTGCATGTAGCCATTGCACGACGCCGAGGTGACCTCGGCCAGCGGCCGCGTCCATGGCTTTGGTTGTGCATCCGTCAGGCCGGTTCTCGTGCAGCCATTGCACGAGCGACAAATGACCGCCTTTCGCCGCCGCAGTCATGACTACGGGTCCCCACGGCGGGGCGACCGCGCCTTGCATGCGTTCGATCACGCCCATGTGACCGCCACGCGCCGCGCGCTTCAGCACGGCGATGGTACACGCGACGCCGGCAGTATGGTGCATCCACTCGACGACGGCGGCTCTCCCGCTTTGCGCGGCGGCTTCCATGGCGGCAGCATTGATGGTTTCTGGTTTGTGACGCAGCGCCCATGCGAGCGCATCGAGCGCGCCCCTGTGCGCGAGGGATACGGTCCCATTGGCCGAGGGTCCATCAATGCCGGCATCGTGCAGCCATTGCATAGAGCACACACGCGGCTTGAACACAGCGCACGACCAGAGCAGGGTGCAAAAGGCGTGGTCGTGAAAGGCCGCCGGATTCCGCCGGCGAGCCCAGTCGAGCACGTCGATGGCGCCGTCGGTACAGGCCGCCAAGATCGTCTTTGCCATGCACGCCGATTGCGGGTCAAAGCCGAGGTCGTTGGCGCAGATGTACTGGCACGTCGCGCGGTGGCCGTTGTTGTGCGCCAACAGGGCCGCGCCGTCGCTGCAGCCCTCGCTGCGGTTGGCGTGCAGCCACCGGACCACATCGAGGTGGCCGTGCGCGGCCGCGCGCGTCATGGCCTCCTGTGTGCATCCCTCTTGGCGGTGCGCGTGCAAGTAGGCGACCACGGCCAGGTGTCCGCCGGCCGCGGCGCCGTCCATGGCCCTGGTCGTGCACCCCTCTTGGCGGTGCTCGTGGAGAAAGCGCACGGCATCGAGATGGCCCGCGCTCGCCGCGTCGTCCATGGCCTTGTGCGTTGCCGTGTAGATGTGGCGCACGTCGGGCGCGCTGAGCCACGACAGCACGTCGACGTGACCGCCGCGTGCTGCGGCGCCGATGGCGTCTGGACCCGAGACGGGCAGCGCCCCGTTGGCATGCAAGAAGACGATCATATCGAGGCGACCGGCCGCTGCGGCGACTGCGACCAGGTCGCCGCAGGCGGGACCGCCCGCGCGCACCGACGTGGCATCGTGGACGCGCGAGATGGCGCGCATGCGGCGGCGCGGCGGCACCTTGAGCGAGGTCCCGTTGGCGACGAGGAAGCGCAACACGTCGAGGTGGCCTTGTTCGACCACCGCCCACACGCAGTTGGCGCCCATGGGCGTGCTGCGCTCGGCCAGCACGATCAGGGCCTCGACCAGGCCGGCGGCGCAAAAGGCCTCGGGCGTCCTGCAGTCGCGCCACGGGTCCAGCCTCTTGGCCACGATGGCCTCACTGTCGACATGGAAGCACCGGTGGGCGGCTCGCGCGCGGCAAAAGTCGCGGTCGCCCAGGTGGCCCATGATGACGGCCACCAGTTCCGCCGGCAGCGCGTCCATCAGCGAGTCGCGCGCACAAAGGATGCCTCTTCTTTCTTTTCTTTTTACAGCCCTCGTCTGTTTTTCGGTCGTGTGCGTGCCTCTGTGGAAATGGGCTTGGCTGCGCCGAGACTCGCGCCTCCTTTGTTGCGTAGGGGCGCTGTGTGCGTGTGCGCCGGCGCCCCCGTGGTCAATCCAAAAAAGGATCAAAACAATACCACCGCGATGCCAAGTCTTTTTTTTAAATCTGACCGGCTGCGCTCGCGTTCATCCTCGTCGCAACGGGCGGCGCCCCTCGATCGATCCCTTTCGCGGGTGCGCGCACGAGCAGCCGACCGTCGGTTGGTCTTTTTAGACTTTATTCCTTTTTTTTTTGAGGAAAAACTTGATGCAAAAAAAAAGACAGAGAGAATGCGACTAGAGCCCCGTGGCAAAGCCCAGGACCGGCTGCGCCGCACCGCGCGCAGACGAGCGACGCCAGCGCGACCCGACGGTCCGCGTCGCCAATTGTGCCGACCCCGCGTGCCTGTGTTGCCATCAGGGACCTCTTGAGGCCATTTTCCTCAAGACGGTCGATGCCCGGCCTCGGCGCTCTCAGCCAGTCGGTGTACAGAGTCGACCATGCTCATGGTGTCGCCAGCGGAACTGATGGGCAGCGCATGGCGATCATAGACCGCACGCACCGGGTCGGATTCGCCGCGCGCTGCCGCATCGTCGATGGCGCCCGTGATGACGTTGCGCACACCATTGTCGTAGAGCCAGCGCACGACGTCGAGTCGCTTCATCAGCAGGGCCACCTCGATGACATCGCAATCGCGTCCGCCGGCCCCATGTGCGGCGAGCCACTCGATCACATCAAGCCGCCCAAGAAGAGCGGCCGTCATCCACGGGTTGCGATGGATGGGCGGCGACGGATCGCCGAGGGCGATACCCTGCGCGTGGATCGCGTCCGTCGCCGCAATGTCACCCTCAAACACGGCTTCCATGAAAGCCGCCCAAAGATGGGGCGAGGCTCCGGGGGCTGCATGTCTGTTCTCTTTGTCTCCCTCGGCATCGTCGTCGTCGGGATGTGGAGCAAAGGGTCCGCGTATGTGGGCGCGGCCGTCGTCGGGGCCGGCGCGTCGTGCGAGATATGCAGCGATGCGCGCGCAGCCGTTCCACTCTGCCTCGCGGATGGCGTCACGGGTGAATCCCTCGCTGCGATTCTCGCACAGGAAGCGCACCACGTCCGTGTGACCGCCAGCGGCCGCGCTGCCCACGGCATCGACCGTGCATCCCTCCCGGCGACGCTCGTGAAGAAAGACGACTACGTCGGCTCGGCCGGCGGCGGCCGCCCCGTCCATAGCGGCGGTCGTGCAGCCCTCGGTGCGATTCTCATGCAAAAAGACGACAATGTCCAGGTGGCCGTTGATCGCGGCAAGATCCATGGCGGCCGTCGTGCAGCCGTGGTCGCCAACATGTTGGTGTAGCCAGCGCACCACGTGGCCGTGCCCTCGTGCGGCTGCCAGGTCCATGGCCCTGGACGTCGCCACGACGCTGGCGACACGCACCAGCCAGGCCACGGCTTGCAGATGGCCGTTGCGAGCAGCCACGTCGACAAGTGACACGGACATGGGGGGCGCATCGTGCCGGCCGCCGGCCGACGGCTCGGTGGCCATGCGCCTGATCACCTGGCCGACGGCCTCTCCCAGACCTGGCGCGAACCCATTGCGATGCGTTCCCTCTGTGAACATGGCAAGGAGCGTCACAAGGTCGGGGTTGTCGAACCCGCCGAGGGGCAACCCGTTCCGTCTCAAAAAGTCTAGCACGTCGACGTGGCCTGCCAAGGCGGCCTCCCTGGCGCACTCGCGGCCCATGGGAACGCCGCGCGCGTGGAGAATCTCTAGCGCCTCGACGAGGCCGACGGCGCAAAACTCTTCCGGCGTGGTCTTGCCGCGCCAGCGACAGGCGCGCCTGGCCAAGGCCTCGGCCGAGTCGGCGTGGAAGCACCGGTGGGCCGCGCGCGCTCGGCAAAGGTCACGGTCGCCCAGGTGGCGCGTGATGGCGGCCACCAGTTCCACTGGCAGGCCATCCAGGCGCGCGCCGTCTGCGGTCGCACTTGTTCCCATGACGTTTTTCTTTTCCTCCTCCTTTTTATTTTTTAAAAAAAATATGCAGGTGCGCATGTGGTGGCGTGTGCCGCCTGGTCGGTTGCCCCGTCTGCGCCCATTTGTCGCGCCGCTCGTCCAGTCTCCTTTGTTTTCATCCCAGCGTTTGCGTTTTTGTGGACGCCGCTTTTATTCCTCTGTGTTTTGCCCCTTGTCGTCACTGCCAGCCTGGTCTCCCCCTCTTGCCGTGCACCCAACCAAACACAATCCGCCCATATATGAAAAACAAAACAGCAAGGGCGAGCGAGGCAATGGGTTTTATGGGCGGACATCCTGTTTTTCCTTTTGGCCGCCTCAAGTTCGCGGGGTATCGCGTGGCAAAGGGCCGCTGCTATTTTTTTTCTTTGGAGAAATTCGCATGGGTTCGGGGAGGGGGTGGGGATGGCGCGAAGCGTGCGTCGTCGTCGGCCCCTCACACAGAAGAGGACGAGGAAAAAGAAGACGAGTCCCACTCCGAGGGCTCGGGCACCTGCCGCCCCGGCCGACAGCCGGCCTCGCGCAATAGCCGCTGTGCCTCGGGGTGGTCCACATTGTTGTAGTAGGCGCAATCGGTGGGACATCCCTTGTCGAGGAGGAACCGGATGGTGTCCACCTTGCGGGCCAGCGCGAGGGCGCGGCCGGTGAGGGGCACTCCAATGGTCCAGAGGTAGCGCAGGCACTGCAACTTGCCCGACCGCGCGGCGGCCTCGACGGCATAGGCGTCATAGGCGCACCCGTGCTCGATGGCGTAGATCAGGCAGTCGAGGTGGCCGCCATAGGCTGCCGACGATACGGTGCGCCGCCCCCACGGGCACCCATTCTCGTGCGCATACCGCAGGCAGTCGAGCCGGCCTTTGCGCGCGGCGGTCGCGCACGTGCGGTTGTCTGAAAACCACGCGGACCCGCCATGCGCCTCGTGCATGTAGCGCAGGCATTCAATACGGCCGCTGCTGGCGGCGGCCGCATACACGCCCATGCTGTCCCTTTCGGCGTCGAAAGGATATTGCCCTTTCTCCAAGAGCAGGCGCAGACAGCCGGTGTGGCCGCCGCGCGCGGCAGCCCAAACAATCGCCGTGTCGTTGTGCGAACCGATCGAGCGGGCGTCCGTTCCACGACCGAGCATATAGTCGACAAAGTCGGCGCGGCCGTGGCGCGCAGCGCCCTTCATCATAAAATAGCCTCTTCGCACGCCCCTTGCACGGAGCCACTCGGCGGCGGCAATGTGACCGCCGCCTCCGATCTTCATGCTCGTCTCCCACGTCGTCGGGTCGTGGAGGAACGGGCAGACGCTTTCCAGCACCTCTAGGCATCCAACGCTACCGCCCCTGGCGGCGGCTCGCCACGTCTTGTGGGTGCAGGGAAAGCCCGCGTCGAGAAGATACTTGACACACGCCGCGTGGCCCGACTCGGCGGCCTTTCTGCACGCGCGGGCCGACGTCACACAGCCTCCCTCATAGGCATAGGCCAGGCAGTCGAGGTGCCCGCCGGCGGCGGCGGCTTCGGGCGTGTCCTCGTCCCACCGGCACCCGTTGGTGCGTGCATACTCTAGACAATCAAGATGCCCACCAAAGGCGGCCTCTTTGGGCGTGCTCTCGTCCCATGGGCAGCCGTTGGCGTGCGCATACTCTAGACAGGCCAGATGGCCGCCGCCGGCAGCCGTCGCGCACACGTTGGCGCCCCACGAGCGACCGCGCGAGCGCGCGTAGGCCAGGCAATCGACATGGCCGGCGGCGGCTGCGCGGTCGCAGAGCGTGCTGCGACGGCTTCCACGGACGACGCACGGCCGTCGGCCCATGGCGCGCTCGTCGGTGGCCACCGACCTCCAGCGGTGACTGACCAGGATCAGGGTCCGCACCGCGTCGAGGCATGGCACCCACGCAAAGACGTACGCGAGGATCTCGTCTGGCAGGTCGTTGATAGACATGGCGGGCGTGCGCCTCTCTTTTTTTCCCCTCTTCTTGCTCTTCTTTCTTTTTCTGTATTCTTTCCCTCTACGTCTTGGCGGTCAGCGCCGTGCCGTGTCGTATTTGCGTGTGCGCAGTGTCGGCAAGTGCGCCGCTTTTTTTCCGTCCTCCCGTGGGCGCCACCGCGCCTGGGTTTGTTGGTGCCCCTTATTTTTTTTTCTTGGACACGGGCCAATGGCGATTTTTTGTTAATTACAAGAAAAAAGGTATGCATATACATATGCGGATGGTTCTTTTTGTCTTGTATCGTGGCGGGTGGGGCCTGTAAAAAAATGCTCCAAGAGAAGAATCACGCGTCTGTACTGCCGAGCGCATCTCTGAGCCACGGGTCCTTGAGGAAGGACCGGTCGCGTGATCCTCTTTGGCTGGCGGGTTGGATTTTTAACGGCGGCCACTGGTTTGTCGGTGCTGTGCCCTCTGTGTCTCGGGCCGCCGCTCGATCTTTGGCCGGGGTCGCCAGGTCGATCAGGGAAGAAAAAAAAGAAAGAGAAAAAAGGGTCCCCCTGGGCATGGCGGGCCGTGTGTGAACAGGGCGCGCTTCTTTTTTTTTCCTCCCCGGTGACAACGGCGCCAGTGCTTGTGGCGTGCGCGTGCGGTCCCGTCTCCATCAGTCGACCAAATCACCGGAACCGCCTGCACGAGTGCAAAGGAAGCGTCCCGCCACCAGACTCGCCCACCGCACGCATTTTACGAAAAAAAAAATACAAGAGACAACATGAGCCGACAGGGGGACATTTACGAGTTTGTCGATCTCGTCGACGAGTATGTGACGCCGCGCCTTGGTTCTCGCGCCGCCTTTTCGCCACTCGGCGAGTCGCCCGCCCAACAATGGCTCGAAGAGTTTGAAGACAATGGGCTATTGCTCACGGGCGACAAACTCGCCAGCCTCGACTCCAAGACCGCCCACCTCGTCGTCCCGATCGACGCCATCGTGGCACACAAAGGCCCCATCGGCGCGACGCCCAACGATCACGCGCTCGAACTGGTCGTCCTGGAGACGCCCTATGCTCCCGTCACGGAGCGCTCTGCCGTGAACGAGCGTCTCACCGACCAGGCCGGGCTCGGACCCGACGACCGACTCTACGCGGGCGTCGTGCTCTACGACCGCTGGACCAATGACAACACGGTCACCCCGTGGGCCGCCCTGGGATCCCCGGATACATATGTGCGCGGCGTCTACGACGGAGTGCCCACTCGGTATGCGCTGTTGCCCTGATGAGCCAGTCGTCGCGATTTCGCCACTCAAACAGCGTGATCTGACGGGCCGCGGAACAACCGTGGGCGAGTTTGTACCTTGCAAGCACATTTTTTTTTTCGTGCGTCGATCGACCCCCGATGGCCCATAAAAAACGGCGCCAACAAGTTTTTGTGGTGTCACGAAAAAAAAAGAAGATTTTTCTCGGTGATCGCTTTATTACAGGAGGCCGGGCGACCGGCCGACAAGATCCGAGGCGACCGCCGCAGGCGCTGAACCCAGAAGGCTCTCGAAAAAGGGCGCTCGCACAATACCGACGCACCAGTAAAAAACTGTTGGGTCTGGTCTTTTTCCTCTTTTTTTTTTTCGATGCGCCGACAACAAAAAAAAGGAAAAAAAGGCGTAGAGGGAAAAAAGAGAGAAACTCAATCTTTTTTGATAAATCCAAGAAGCGACCTGAATTTTTTGAGAGCGGGGAAAGAGGGCATAGAGAGAGCGCGCACACGGGGTCAAGAGAGACATCGCACGCACTGGCAGACGGTGCGCGCCGTCACGTTGACGCTGCCCTTTTGCTGGTGGGCGAGTTGCGCGACGCACACGGCGGGCACGTTGGCAGCCACCCACCCCACCGGCTCGTGGCCAAAGGCGAGGCCCGCGACGGCGTCGATCGCCGCCTGCAGATCCCCGTGGCCGAAATGTCTGCAGAGGTAGGCCACGGGGTCCGACGACGCGTGGCAGAGCGCGGCCGCCATCGCCTCAATCGTGCACTGAGCGCCCCTCTCGGCAAAGGCCGCAAGGCCCTCGGGGCTCGCGTAGCGCACCGCCATGGCGAGAGCATTCCACGAGCCGACGGGCACTACGCCGCAGTCGTGGAGGACCAGTGCGCACGACCAGTGGCCCGATACGGCAGCCCGACGCGCGACGCCCACCGTGAGCGCGGCCGCCATGTCTGGACGGCGCGCCATCCACGCGAGCACGTCTGGCCGGCCAAACTGCACAGCGGCGTAGGGCAGGTGCGGTCCGAACCAGGACGCTACGGGTCGTGTCGGCGGCGCGTCGCCCCCGCCCGTGGCCCAGTCCAGCACATTGACGCGCCCGCCGACAACGGCCCGCTCGATGACTTGTGGCGTGCAGGTGCCCAGGCCCGTGTCGTGGACGAGCGCCACCACGTCGACGTGACCGCGGGCCGCCGCCTTGGCCATCGACAGGTCAGACACTGCGGGCGCGCCGAGACGCGCGGCGGTCCAGCGCACTGCATCCGCGTGTCCCTTGCGCACGGCCCTCGCCAGATGGCCAAGTGTGATGTTTGAGGTCAGGTGGCAACCGGCCCGTTCGAGGATGTCCAGTGCGTCGACGTGGCCCCGGTCGAGCACATGGCGGAGAATCGATTGATCGCAGAGGCAGGGCTTCCAAAAGCGGTCCATGCCGCGTTGGACGCTTTGTGCCCGGTGCACGACGCCCACCACGTCGGCATAGCCCCGGTCGAGCGCAAACCGCAAGAGGTCGTCGTAGGTCTGTGCGACGTCGGCCCGATCCTCGATCTTGCGTTCCAGCAGCCAGACCAAGGTCTCGCGGCGGTCGCGGCGCATGGCGCCTCGGAGGGCGTCGTTAAAGGGGCCGTGCGTGCCAAACGGGTTCCTCGGGTACCAGACGTTGGGCGCTAATCCGGCGCGCGACCACGCCCACGCGAGCACGTCGGTGCGGCCGCCGGTCGCGGCGGCGACCACAAACTCGACGGACCGGCCGTGCCCCACGATGCGCTCCACCACGGCGAGGGGCGCGCCCAAGGCGACTATTTCGTGCACGACATCGACAAACAGAAAGGGCGACTGATCGGCCGTGGACTTGGGGTGCGAGAACCTGTGGGCTGCGATGCGTGCAGCGGCGCCCAACACGGCGTCGCCCAGAATACACGGCGACAGGGCCAACCCGACGATCGACGACCACAGGACCGCGTATCGAACCGACGTCGAGGCCAACTGCTGGCCGATAGCCAACAGAATCTCGGGCGGCAGATCGGCCAGCGACGTCGTCATTGTTGTTGCTGTCGTTGTTGGTGGTGTGTTGTTTGAAGCGCGCGGTTCCTCGTCCGTCTCCATAGGCACCGCGCAACAGTCTCTTTTGGTTGACGCCATGGGGGGTTTTGTGCGCCTTCTTTTTTTTTGGGTGTTGTTTTTTCGTGCTCTTTTTTATTGTTGCGGTGATCACCGCGATCCTGTGGCGCGGCCTGCGCAACAAGGAATGCGGCGCGCGAGACGACGACGACGAAAAAAAGTGGTCCCGTCCGTTGTTTTATCGCTCGCAGAAAGAAAAGGGTTTTTTCTTTGTCGGCGCCGGTTGGCGCGGCGCCACAACGGAAACCGACCATCTCTATTTTTTTTGGCGGGTTTTTTACATGCCTGGCTGACGGGAATGTGAATTTTTTGCCCGCCTGCGCCAGTGCGCGATTTTTTTGTCGCGGGGTCGCCCATTGCGAAAACCTGCATCGACAGATGACCGACGTCAAGAAGCGCCTTGCCGGCCCGCTTTTTTACGGCGCAGTAGAAAACCGGTCCCAATTATCCAATGAGAAACCACAGTTGTCCAGATTGCGACGGCGCCGAATTCTTGGCGGTGGCAACCGGCGGCGACCGCGAACGCCGCCGTCAGTCTTGTCCATTTGCCGGAATGCCCTTTTTTCTCTTTTTTTTTTACACGCGATTGCATTCTGGACAAGTCATGCGCGAGCGGCGAACCTGCGCGGACCCGCCTTTGTCCGGCTTTGTGTGGCTTCTCAGATTTGTGCGGACCGTCGAGGGCGACGAGCGGAATAGAACCTTTTTTTAGAGAGCCCTCGAAAAAAAAAAAGAACAGGCCGAACTGCATAGACAAAGGAAAAAGGAACTCGGGCAAAGGGGGTCGCTTCTTTGTGTCGGTTGTCTTTGTGCCCCCGCTCGTGGTCCGATCCTTTTGTGCAAAGAAAAACAAGGACCAAAACGGTCCCCTTTTTTATTTTGGGCTCTGGTCTCGTGTGCCGTTTTTTATTCTTCTCTTCTAGGCGATGCCGAAAGCGCTCGACGCCTCTTGAAACACGCGGATGACAGACATGAACCGGTCGGTCATCCACGCATGAGCGCGCACCAGGTCGATGCCCTCGCCCGAAAGGTGGCGGTCGTAGATGACGGCGGCAGTCCGAGCCGAGAGGCGCGAGGCCCGCGCGTTGCGCCTTACTAATGGGTGGACACCGCTCTCGTGGTCGGGATCTGCCGTGTCTTGGGTCTCGTGGGTCTCCTTGGCGATCGCAGCGAGACTTTGCACAAGAGACCCGTACGACCGGGGCGGCGAGGGCCGGGCGGCCGGTTCCTCGGACCCTCTGTGGTCATCCGAGGCGCGGCGGTCATCCCGATCCTCGCGGTGGTGGACATGGTGCCTGACGACCACGGAAAAGTAGGCGCTGGCCGCGCCGTTTGACTCACCGACGAGATGCGCGTGCGCGACGATGTCGGGCAGGCCCCACAGGTTGACCGAGCAGGATGCGCCGAGGACGTCGTTGAGCGGATATTCGAAAAACGAATTGGTGACCACGGGACCGGCCGGATCGATCGGACCCTTGATGTGCGAGAGCCGTCGCGTGTCGCCGTCGCCCAGTGCGTCGACCAGGCGCTGTTTGCACCACGGGCCGTTGAGATGTGCTCCCGTGGCATCATCGATGGGTCCATATGCGCCGCGCACATAGTCGGCATAGGCGTCCACGCGCAGGGCCATCTCATCGGCCGTGTCGCCCGCGTGTCCTAGCGCGAGAGGCGGTCGCTGCCCCCTGCCATAATAGCCTTGGGGGCGCGCTCCGATCACCCTCGACGAGATGTAGCCGCGACCGACCATCCATGCGCGCTCGCGGTCCAGCGAGATCTCCAAGTCGGCCATGTCATTGGCCTCATCGTCGACCCACCAGTCGTCTGCCACCCGAGACTCGTCGCCTTTCATGGGGTCGTCCTCGCCGTCGTCGTCCACGTGGACCGGCGTCACCAGAGAGGGGCGGTCGAAAAACACGGGCAGTTCCTTGTCCACATAGCGAAAGCGATCCTGGCTGGCGACCGACAGCCTGCCGTCCGTCCATACCACAAACAAGCGCAGACCATCGGGACGGGCAATCTCGACAGACGTCATGGCGAGTTCGACGAGCGACTCTGCGTCTGTCCATGCGCGACCCCATCCTGCCGTTCGGTCGTTGACGACGACCGTCCAACCGCGGCGCGCGAGTGCATCGGGCAAGGCCGCGAGTTGCGCATAGCGAGCGCCGGCAAACGCGGTCCAGTCGGCGACGTGGCCCTTGACGAGGTCGGCCATGAGCCTTGCGACTGCGGCATCTGTCGACATACACGGTCTCCATCCGTCGCGCCTCTTCCATACGGTCGTGGGCGTGCACAGCCGCTCGCGCAAGCGCAAGAGTCTCTGCGTGTCGAGAAACACCAGCCAGGGCACGCAGGCGCCGAGTATGTCCGAGGGAGATTGCGCCTTGAATGCAATGTCGATCGCAAAGACCAGGCGGCGAGCGCCGTCGCTGCAGTGTAGGCGCGCGACGGGAGCGCCTTCGGGGCTCTCAGACAGCGCGTGCACGACGGGCTCGATGGCCGAGATGGCGTCGATGCATGCGGCAATCTCGACCACCTGGTTGAGACGGTGTTGGCGTGCCGTGTGCCGCCGAGTCTGGTCTGTCTGCGCGCGCTCGTCGTCGCTCGGAAGCGTTGTCGCGTGTTTGGCCGCGATTGCGTGCAGGCGCTCGGGCCAGTCGTCGACGCGCGCATCCAGCGACGGAAAGCATTGGACGATCTCGGCGGCCTCGATGGCGGCCGCACGATCGGCCTCGGCCCTCTGACGGTCAGAGCGCGCACCGGCCAGGGTGCGCAAAAAGGCACCGGCCACCTCGACCGATTCGTCCTCGGGTCGCTCCATCTTTTCTCTTTCTTTCTCTCTCTCTCTCTCTCTCTCTCTCTCTTTTTCTCTTTTTTTCTTCCTTGTCAGCGTCTGCTGCGGTACGGTTAAAAAAAGTCAAAAACGCCTGTTGCTCCTTCTTTTTTGTTCTTGTGTTGGTCGTTGTCGTCGTTGTTGTGTGTTGTGTCAGAGTTTTTTGTCGCTGTTGGTGTTCTCTTGCGGCCAGAGACGAGCAGCAGAGCCTTTGGTTGGGCGGCGGATAGTCCCACTTGCACATTGGTCGCTCTGCAGTACCGTGTTTGGCGCTTCTTTTTTTGGATTGGTTCCTCTTTATTGTCATTTTGCGCGTCTCTGCTCGTCTCCTTCTTTTTCTTCCTTGTAGGGCAACCGGCGCACCGAGCACGAAAAAAGAAATAGACGGGCGCAGCCAATACGTCGGTGCCTCCAATGATTTCGGTCCGTCCCGCACAGACGGCCATTGGGAAAGGCGAACCGCGACAAGAAATAAAGTGGAAAAGAAAGGCGACAGGACACACTGTTTGACCCGCTGCCTTGCTTTTTCGTTACGACCCCTCTCCTTTCGGGCGACACAAAACACACAAAAAACCACACAAGGGACCCGTTGCGTGCGTCCTCCTGCACCATGGCACACACACGACGCGCCGAGGACCGCCCCGCAGACGATTCACACGCCGTCGCCATGCCCCGCGTGGCCGCAGCGGCCGCGCTCCTGGCCGAGGAGATTGCGCGCCGCATCGCCGCCGTCCCCGAAGAAGAGACCGCCGAGGGCCGTCGCGCACGCGAGACCGCCAGGGATGTTGCGCTGCTCGACCGCTGCGCCAAGGCCACGCCGCACGCGCCGTCGGCCTGGGCGCACGTCATCGATGCATTTGTCGCGTGGCTGTCGCGCGATACCAATGACGCTGCGACAAAAGTCGTCCGTGACCACGATGATGATGATGTTGACGATAATAATGTTGATCGTGTCGTCGGCGATGGCAGCGTCATGTCGCTCGTCAGCGACGACGGGGGCGGTCAAGCCGATCATCCCAACGGCGCCGCGGCGACGGCGTCCAACTTTCTCGGGCCGCTGGCGCGCATGGGTGTCTCGATCTATGCGATCACAACCCATCCCGAGAACGCGCACCTGATCGGATGTTGCACACACACGCCGCCTCTCATCGAGGCCGACTGCGGCTATGGCGACTGGCGCTTTGTCGTCGTCATGGAGAGGGACTATGACTGCACGGGCGGCATGCTGCTCATCGATCGCATCGTCCACGCACCGACCCGCATCGGCATCCGCGACGGCTGCGATCTCCGGTGCCAAAACTCGTCGCGTGCATCGAGGGCGCTCTTGTTTGCGTTCTTTGCGTCGGGGCAGACGTCGATGTCGGCCTTTCTGCACCAGGTCTTTGCGCCGTTTGACCGCGTCATCGACGTCATCCACGCCGCCGGCTGGGACACTAACGGGAAGCGCTTTTCGTGGTCTGACGTGCGCTCGGCCCTGAACGATCAGAGGATCGCCTGCACGCGCCGCGACGGCGTCGTCGTGCATCTCGTCTGGTATTCGGGCACCTTGATCGCGAGCGGCTACAAGTATGGTCACTACAGGACTGCACGCGCGCCCGCAAGCGCCTATGGCCCCGATCCCGGCCCCGAGGTCTCGCCGCAAGACGATGACAACGACGACAGCGCCGGTCAACGTGACCGTGATGATGACAAAGACGACGAGCGTTTGTGGCTCATTGACGAGGGCTACATTTCGCCGTGGGTGGTCGGCGTGCGATGCCGCGGCGGGCGACGCCGCTATCCGATCTTCTTGTTGGATCCCGCTGCCGACGATCTCGCGGAGCGCATGGACGCGATCGCCGACCAGATCGCGCACCAGCACGGAATCGACGCCGGCGACATGGCGGCGCGCGCACACGGCCACACGCGTCTCAATGGGCGGACGTGTCAAGCGGCGCTCGACAAGGTGTTTGACACCAACACGCGTTCGTGGCGTCTCGGCATGCGCAGCGACCAATTGATCGGCAACGAGCGGTACATCGATCCCGCGCGTGGACTCTATACCAATTGGACGATGACATGCGACATGCTGCCGTTGGGCAATCGCACCAACCGCACGGTGTGCGCGACCGGGTTGCCCTTTGTGCGCTTCCAGGGCCACCTCGTGGGCACCGACGAGCGCGCCGCGTCGGGTCCCATCCAACGGGCGCACGTCGTCGTGCTCCTGTGCGAGTCTGCCACACCGTCGGCGCATTGTCGAGAGGACATCAGGCCCGCCGACGGCGAACAGTCGCGCATCGAGGCGCTGGTTCAGAGACTCGGCGGCGATACCCGACCTGCCGCGCAGACCACGACCGAGGCACCTCTCGATCCGATCTGTGCCCACTATCGCCAAGCCTATCTCGACTCGCCCGACGGGCTCACGGTGCTGGCCGTCCTCCGCCAGACCTCGTCGACGCCCGGAGACGCCAGCCCGGCGGCCGAATTCGTGGCCGCTCTCGAATGGCTCATGGCCGAGTTTGAGGCGTGCGCCCGCACCTTTGCCGCAGACGCCGCCGATATGGACCCGCTCCCCTCTCAATTTATCATTCACTGGTGATGAACATTCTTTGCGCCGTCCCCCTTGTTCTTTTTCCCCGTGTCGGCGTTGCGATTCGCCGTGCCATTTCTTTTGTGGCAGGATGAGTGATCTTGTTTGAATCCTTTTTTTCCTAAATAGTACAACCACATTGCCACAGGGCATCTCTTTCTTGTTGTTGTTGTCGGGTCTGGGACATTGCGACGAGAAAAAAAAGGCCTTTTGGTCTGACCATATGCCCTTGACCGTCCAGGTGCTCTCGTGGGCGTCGTCTCTGAGGACATTGCCCCTATTTTACTTTTTCGTGTGGCCCTTTTTGGGTCGCCGTGCGATTACCGCCCGCGTCCTGGCGTTGGTCGGACCAGAGGAGGCGGTGGCGGCGGCGGCACGAGCAAGCCCACCGAGGCGAGCCACTGGACGATCCGCTCATTCTGGGTGTTGTGGGGAACGCGATCGACAGAGGTCAAGTGTGGGGCCAGAGGACGCGGCCACCCGGGGACGAAGCGGTCGGGCGCAACAGGCCGCGGTCGGCACCACGTTGCCAACGGCGCCAGAGCCGATAGCACGACGCCGTCGGTGCACGGCGCCGCGTCGTCGGCAATTGAGGCCGGTTTGCGCGCCGCCTCTGCCGCGCTGTCGGCCTCTGATACGCACTCGCGCTCGCAACGCCACACGAGGCCCGCGTCGCCCGAGAGACGATCGATTTGCGCAATGTCGACCGCGCGCGGGGCCCGCCCATGGCTGACGTCGTGAGCCGCGCGCATGCACGCCGCCACAGACGGCAACTGTGTCCACGCATGGCGCGCATCGGCGCGCGCCGACGCGAGCGCCTCCCACAGGTCGAGGCGGCATATGGCATCGGGTCCGAGCGATTGCGCGTTGGCGTCGATCACGCTCAAAAAGCGACCGAGCGAGCCGACGCCGTCGCACAGGCATGCGCGGAACAGATGCTTTAGTGTGGTCGCGTCGAGCGAGAGGACGTCGCGCGGCCACCGCTCCATCATGTAGAGCACGCACTCGACCTGGCGGTCGGTGCACGCTCTTTGCACGAGGACCGCGAGTTCTGCTGCCAAAGGCACATAGCCGGCCACCTCGCACAACCACGCCAGAGAATCGACATCGTGAGCGCGTCCTCGGTTGTGATGGGCGACGGCGGATCGCGCCGCGGCAGCGAGGTCGATCACGGGCGACCCAGAGGGCTCATCGTCGTCTTTTCGGTGGCCAAGCGTGCCCCACAGCCACGCGAGCACCCTCGTCCGTCGCGCGTGTGCCGCGCCGATAAAAGCCGCCTCGCAATCAAAATCGATGCCGCGCTCTTTGCACACAGCAAGTGTGCGCCACCGTCCGGCGGCCGCGGCGCCGTAGATCCGCGCGCCTTTGGTGGGCACGTAATCGTGTTCCGCATTGAACGTATACGCGGGCGGCGGATCGCCCACGCGGTCGAGCAGCGCCACGAGGGGGCCCGGATCGGGCGCATTTGCCGCGTAGGTCCACGTCATTGGTCCAGGACGAGCGCCATCGTCGAGCAGTGCGCAAGCAATGGCGGTGCGCCCCAGGCGGCAGGCACAGTCAAGCGCGCGGTCGATCCTGTGCGCGCGGTGCGATCCCGACATACGGGCGGCAAGCGCCGCCAACGTACGGTAGGAGGCCGTGCGCGCGGCCACACCCCACATGTCGTACTTGATCATCTGGGCGCGATGCGCGCTTTGCTCTCGACGATCGGTCCAGGCGTGCAGAACGCCTCCCCCGCCGGCGTCCTTTGCGAGGTCGTCGTCTCTGGGGCGATCGTCGCCGTCGGCTGACCGAGACCGCTCGCGGGCGATCGCAGCGGCCGCATCGACCGCCCACGGCACATCCGAGGCGACCATCGCCATGAGCGCACGACCGCGCGACGCCCCTCCGTTTGCCTCACACCAGGCCAGGACGGCGCCGACGTCGCCCTGCGCCCACGGTCCCGTGCCCGTGGCGAGCCATTGGGCGACGGCCGATGCGTGCACGAGGCGCCCCGCGATCCGCTTGGGACAGCGGTCCGAATGCTCGTCGTGGTCGTCGGTCGTGGGCAGGCGGCCGCGCCGGCGGTCGCGGGCGATGGCGAGCGCCTGGAGAGGCGTCGGCGTCTCGATGATCTCTCTCCAGAGCCGACACACGGCGCGCGCGGCAAAGCGCCAGCGCGGGTCGAAAAAGGGTCGCGCGTGTCTGACCCGGCCAGGCGGCGACCATCCGCGCGCGTCCGGGCGCAAAGCCGTCGGCGCTCCGTTGAGCACCAGACAGAGAATCTCTGGCGGCAGACTATCCATCGCACCGGCTCGCTGTTGGCCTGTGCGTCCCCTTCTTTTGGTCGTCTGTCTTGTCCTTGTGGCGCGCCCCTCTTTTGTTGTTGCCGCCGCGCTGGCGACAGGCGACTGCAGCCGTCGGCCGCACCTTTTTTCCGTTGTTTTGCTGCGAACATGGACAGTACCAAGGCATGGGGTGGCGTCGCTCTCTGCGGATCCTTTTCTTTTACGGCGCGCGCAGCGCCGCGCCTCGACTGCAACGGTCAACAAGACACACACCGACCACCTCCCAAAGACGGGGAAAAGAACCCGCTTCACATAGTTGAATTTCTTTGCACTTGGAGAGAGCATAATGAAATAAATATGACATTCATTTCACATTTTGGGGTGGTTTGTGTGTTTATCGCATCCCCGCCCATCCCTTGGCGAGCCGTGCGAGAATGAAGATGCGCCCTTTTTTAAGCCACCCTTTATCGTGACCTTTTCGTTTTCTTTTTTTTGCGTATCCGACCGGCGTGTCGGGCCAATCTCTTTTTGTTTTTTTAAAATGTGCACAAAGGCCTCATCGTCAGAGGCACAAGGGCGAGCCCGCGCGGTGCCGACGACCGCCGCGTCGCTCGCAGTTCTTTTTTTCCTTTGATCGACAGCCCCCAACCGTTTTTTGGAGGTCTTGTCCAATGGTAGCACAGCCATTGGTCGAGAAAGTTATTGTTTTTCTTTTATTTTTCCATTTATCTTTTTTTCGCAAAGGTCCACGGCGCGGTGGCGCCGGTGGCGCCAGCATTTGACCGCGCACCTGGCGCGACGAGCCGCCGACAAACATCGGGGCGCGCCGAAAGAGGGGCCGTGCGCAGCCTTGGCCACGCCAAAACGAAAAAGAAAAGAAAACCAGTAAAAGAAAGGGGCACAAACAGGGGGCAGCGAGGAAAAGAAAGAGCGGCGGCGAAAGCGCATGGTTACGGGAGCGCACGCGAGACAGCAAAAAAAAAGAAAAGAGACAAAGGCAACCGGGAGACAACTGGCATGAGGGGTCGTGCAATTTGCACACGAGAGATCGGGTCGGCCGGCGCCGCCGTGCTCGGCCGCACGTCAGACGGCAGACTCGTCAGTGCAATCTTGACGGCCGTCTACGAGTACCGACAGCCGGCGCAGTGTGCTGGTGGCGGCGACGGCGGGCTCAGCCGAGTGCCCCTATCTCGGCACGCCAACGGGGGCCATCCAATGCACTCGGACTCCTCCGCACCGACCGTCGTGGGTACGGCGGCGACGGCGGCACGACATACCTGGTGGCCCCGGCATCTGCACGTGGCCACGACGGTTGGCGTCCTGTGCCGCACGGTGGCCGTCACGGCCCTCTTGGACGTCGACGCCAAGGCGGTGGAGGCGCGCGGCGGAGGACGTCTTTTGGCGGGCGTCGCCCGCGAGCGCGCCTCGCGCGTGCTGCCGCTGTGGGGCGCCACGTGCGTGACCACGATGGCGCGCGCATGGACAGTGCCAAATAACGGGTCGTTGTCAATGGCATCCTTTTGCTCGCGCCCGCTGGTACCCTTGATGGCACCGGGCGACGCCGCCAGAGATATCCTTGGACTGCCCGCCGCAAGCGACGCCGTGGGTCTCGTTGACTTTTGTGCGCTGACGGCGCTCCGCGATGACACGGTCAGGCACGCGATCGCCGCCGGCGTGGACCCCTACACCACTCACGGCGCGCGGTACATGGCCGCACACCTGTGGCATCTAGAGGCCCTGCGTCGGTCGCTGGGCGCGGCCCACGAGGCCGACCGCGCGCTCGCCCTCTGCCATGACCTCTGCGACGCGTGGGCCTTTTAGGCCCCTCAATTTCCCGGAGATCCAATTTCTTTCTTTTTATTTTTACCTATTCGGCAGAGGATCGTTGTGAAAAAAAAGAGAAACCCATCGCATGGACAAAAGGGCGTGTTGGCGCCACGTCGTGGGCGGCTTTGTCGATTAGGCAGGCGGATGGGGGTTGGCGTGCAGCACCCAAGTTGGGGGGGGGGGAGTTCCGTCAGGCCTGGTCCGCGTCGTCGACGCCGCCGGCGTCAAACACAAACCGATGAGCGACGCGCCCCTCGCCGCCCTGATCCATGTCAAAGGTGTAGACGCTGTAGATGCCCTCGGCGTCGACCACGAGCACTTGGCCGGGTGCGCGGCCAAAGGCACAGGCGCACGCGGGCGCGCGACCGGGCAGGTGGATCTGGGCCTTGCTGAACCGCGACATGCTGTACTCGGACACGCCCGCGCCGAGCACGCCCGTCGAGCCAATGTACTGCAAGAGGCCGCTGGGGGCCTCGGGCGGTGGCGCGTCGAGATCAAACACGTGGACGGTGCCGCGGTCCGACGACACGCCCAGCCAGCGCGAGTCGAGCGAAAACACGAGGCTGTTGATCGACGCCGCGTCCTTGCCGCGTCTCAGTTCGGCGCGCTTTTCCCCGAGCCCCGTGTCCCACACGCGGACGACGGTGCCCTGCGTGCACCGCCCGCCACCACCACATCAAGCCGACGTCGTGTTTGTGTGTGGCGCCTTTGGGAAAGGAAAAGCAAAAGCGGCGCGACAAAGGCGCATTCGCCGCGCATGCGCACAAGACAAAAAAACAAAAAGAAACATTGGTGGCGTACCTTTTCCGAGACGGTGGCGAGGAGCGAGCCGTCAGCATTAAGGGAGAACCGCGCGATGGGCATCTCGTGCGCTCGTATAACCAACGGCCTCTATAGCACGGTGTACGCGCGGCGGGCAAAGCGCCAAGGGGGAGAGAGAGAAATATGAGATCAAAGAAAAAAGAGGCGGCGCGTGCGGGCGCGCCATGGTCGGCGACGCGGGCCTGCACGCACCGACGACAGAAAAGAAAAAATAGGCGGCGCAAAAAGGCGACTCGAAAAAAAGGGAAGGGGAATAAAGAAAAAAGATGGGAACAAGGGGGACGGAGGTGAAAGGACGACGCACGCGATCATCCGAGTGGTGGATCTCGACGTGGCCGGCCTTGGTCGACAGCGCGGCGATCACGTTGCCTCCTTGCGAGGCGCGAATGTCGACGAGACCGCGCGGATTGTCCACGGTCGGAATGCGCTTGGCGATCTCCAGGTCGCTGAGCGTGTAGACAAAGACGCGGCCGTCGAGGGCGACCGCGATGGCGTCGCGCACCATCTCGACACCGCGCACCGGCGAGTTGAAGCACAGTTCGGCGATGCTCTGGCCGCGGTGGTCGTCCCATATCATGACGCGATCGTCGCGAAAGCACGGGCTGGCGCCGCCGCCCACCAGCGCGACGATGTTGGACCGGAAGAGCATGGTGGCGAGGCCCACGCCGCCGCCCAGGTCGCGCTCGTAGCGCAGCGCAAACGGGTCGGCATTCCACACGCGGAAGCCCTTGCGTGTGGCCGCCGTGAGGCACGACTGGTCCTGGTTGAATTTGAGCGAGAGCAGGCCCGTCCTGGCCGTCGTCGTCGGTTGACACGCCAACGCCATCTTGCTCGATTTGTCGCTCCCTTCTTTTTTTTCCTTTTTTCTTCTTCTTTTCTATCTCTGTGTGTTTTTCTCTCGCGGGGCGGCGACGGGAAAAGCGGGCGGCTTCCTTTTGTATTTGTGTGCCCGTGGTCCTCTGCCTTGTGCGTCGCCGTCCCTTTTTCCTTGTGGTACTCGGTCTCGCCTTGTGCGCGCGCGTCGCCTTTTGTTGGTCCCTTTTCATGTTATTTCCAATATCTCTCTCGCCGGGCACTTTGGGGTCGACTTTGCGTGCGCGCCTAGCCAACGGGAGGCGCAAGTATTTTCTTTTTTTACTGCCCTCTGTTTGCTTTTTTTGGCTTGGCCGCCAGAAAAGGGAGCGCGCGCATCCATTCTTGTGGACGCACGCCGACCCCGCCACGCACACGCATCTTGTTCCTCTCTTTTTTTTCCCTCCTTTCGCGGTTGGCCGGCGCCTGCCCGACCAAGTGGCTTTCCCTATTTTTGCGGTCAAAAAAATAGAAAATACAAAAAGAGCCCCGCATTTTTCTTGAGTCGGCTGGCAAAAAGACCGCGCCGAAAGGGCGCAACGAAAAAAATTGTCTTGTGCGGCGCGCCCTTTGTCTCGTAGTGCTCGCTAGCGACCAAAACTCCTTTACAAACTACCCAATCAAACATAAGAGGTTTATGAAAAGGTATTGGTTTGTCTGTTACGGAGTTTTAGCCGTTAGCAAGCCTGGTCTGGGGCGATGCCGTCATCGAACGGGCTGTTCTGACCAATAACAAAAACAGCACCGGCGGGTGCGACGAGAATATCAAATGACATAAAGAAAGTGCGCTCTGGTTATAAAAAATTCGTACTGAATTTGCAACCAGACGCCGACTCTTGCACACGAAAAGCCGAGCCATCGGCGCTCCTTTGCCCGCGTCCTCTGGTGCCCTCCATGGCCGTTGCCGACCACGATATCTTGGACAGTATCGTTGGGCTGCCCGATCGCGCCGACGTCGTCGGCCTGGTCGACTTTGGCGCAAAGACGGGCTTGCGCGACGACATTGTCAGACATGCCATCGCCGCCGGCATGAACCCGTACACTGTGCAAGGCGCACGCCATATGGCTGCCCACCTCTGGCGCACAAAGGCGCTGTGTCGGTCTGCCGGCAGGACGTACGAGACCGACCGCGCGCTCGCCCTCTGCCACGGCCTTTGCGACGCACGGGCCTTTTAGACCACTTTTTTGTTCCTCTTGTCGGGTGACTCTTTTTTCCCTCGCAAAAAAAAGGAAAATCTGTGCATCCGCACGCTTCAAAACTTGCACGGCGACTGTGTTTTTTGCGCAAGACAATGCCCTTTGGTCTGCGCTGGCGAGGGCAATGCGTCAAAAAAAAGAATAACAGGTTTTTGGTGGGTTTTGGGGATATCTTTTATGTGTTGGTGCGGCGTAGAGGACCCACCGGGTCCACGAGAACAAGGGGAGAAAAAAAAAGACGGAAAACAAGGGGAGGGACAACAGAGAGAGAGAGAGGCTCTAGACCTCGGTGACGGTCCAATAGTGGCCAGGGTTGGCGACGGCGTTGACAAAGCCGTCGGCGGCAGCCACCAGGTAGGTGCCGTGGTGGGACTTGAGCGACCAGGTGGTCGGGCTAAAGTAGACGACGGTAAACTTTTCCCAGTCGCTGGCAGAGGTGGCCGTGGCCTCGACGCTGCCCGTCGGGTTGACCTTGAGGTACTTGTTTTGCCACGAGCGGAAGGCGTACCTGCCGTCGTCGAGGCGGATGCCCACCCAGCGCTCCCAACCCTGGGCGACAGCGGCGCTGGCCGACACGCCGCCATAACTGTGGGCCGTCAGGTACTTGTTGGACACAGAGGACTTGAGGATGACCGTGGGCGAGAACGGGTGTGTGTAGTCGACGAGCACGCCGCCGGCAGCGCCCGGCGAGTCAACGTTGTATCGGTCGGGCGGGCACACATAGGCCGTGCCTCCGCCCGATCCGCTGTTGGCCGCGGGCACCTGGTACGAGGTGACGTATCCATTGCCTCCATTGCCGTTGAAGCCGGCAGCGCCGCCCCATGCATAGCAGGGCAGCGAGTAGGTGGCGGTGCCGCCCTCCCACTGCCGACCGGGCGAGGTCCACGACGCACCGCGGGCAAACGGCTTGGTGACGTCGCCATTCTCAAAGGCAAAGCCGGCACCGGCGCCGCCGGCCTTGATGTCGCCGATCATGGCGCCCTGCGCAGATGCCGCCAGGGGGTTGTCGTTGGCAGCGCCCGACGGAGTACCGCCACCGCGCACAACGCCCGAGGCCGACGACGCGGCGCCGCCACCGGCACCGCCTTGGCAGCCGCGACGTCCTCCCGACATCAGGAGACGCCCGCCGCCACCGCCATAAGCCGTTGCGCTAAACAGAGCGGTGCCGTTGGGCGCCTTGACGACGACCGACGTCTGCCCGCCGTTGCCTGCCACCATGTCGAGAATGTTAACGAGCGCCGCGCCTCCCTGGCCGACATCCACGGTCCACACGGCGTCGCTGGCGGCAAGGTCCCAACTGGCATCGCCCAGTGCGCGCGCAATGATCGCAGAGCCGCTGCCGCCGCTCGCGCCGCACTGCGCCGTCGACGCGGCACCGCCACCGCCGCCCCACAGGCTCACGACCACGTTGGTGGCGTCGGCCGGCAGGGACCACGCCTGCGAGGCGCCCAAAAGGATCGAATAACGGTGCCCGTCGACGACGGTCGCGGTGCAACACAAGAGGACCAACAGGGCCAGGCCGACCAGCGGGGCGCCATGGGATTTGTGCGTTGTCATCGTCACTGATCACAGAGATTAGACAAGGGCTATTTGGGGGGGGGTGAGTGATCACTAGGGCACGTGCCTTTTGCCTCGATGCGACCGCCAATTTTAGCCCGTCGGTCGACGGAAAGCCGACGGGCGACCGCAACCTCGGTCCCCCTGCGCCGCTCGCTGGAGCCGAGTCTCTGGCGCAACCAAAAAGGGCAAAAGAGAATCCATCTTTGTGCCAAGTCTCGAGTTTTTGCGAGCCTTTTTGTCCCGCCTTTTTTCTGATCGCTGCTCACGCGGGCGCTGAAAAGGCTGGCCGATCCCCGATGGGCGAGGACGCGACCAAGGCCATTGGCTCACACAATGCCACGGGTTTCTCTTTTTTTTAATTGTATTGGCGACGATGGCTTTCGTCGGCGCTTCTCGCCCGGCCTCTCGTTTTTGTCCTTGCACTGTTCTTTGTGCCCACGCAAAGAGAGAGAGAGAGAGAGAGAGAGCGCGGCCTTGAGCGGGGAAAGGAAAAAAGGGCAACTCAAAAAAAATGGCACGGCGACGGCACGGGCGACCAGGCGCGCCAAATGGTGGAAAATCCAGAGGGCGCCGGCGAGGCCATCGTGACGCATCGGTATCCGTCCCCGTCGCGCCGCGGCCGACAGCGCGAGAACCCAACCACCATCAAGAGGACGAAGATGGCGCCACGGGCTCTTGTCCAAGATGCTTGATGGACCTGCCCGATGAGACGCTGTTGGTCATAATGGAATACGGCGGGGCATCTGCGATCGGGCGTCTCGCACAGACCTGTCAGCGCCTGGCGGCACTCGGGCGCGACGACACCCTCTGGCGCCACCTGTGTCTGTCGATTCCAGACGGTCCGTCCAGCGTGTGGGACGGTGCGCCGCACCCACGGCGAGGCTGGCGCTGGATATATCGCGCCAATGCAGTGTGCTTGTGGCTGGTCGCAAAATCAGAACCCGTCGGATGGGCCTACATCGAGTACGGCTGCGATACCCGCTACGCCGGCGAGTGGTCGCACGGTCAGCCACACGGGTACGGCCGCGGCATCAGCGACCACGGCCTGTTTGTTCGTACGATCCAGGGTCGGTGGAAGGATGGCGTACCGCATGGATTTTGCATCGAGTATATAGACGGCCAAGAAAGCGGCCGTGGCAACTACCACGACGGCAAACTCCACGGCATGGGCAGAACCACATATTCCCCTGGGTGGACGTACGAGGGCCACTCTAGACATGGCGCACGACATGGTGTCGGCACCGAGCGGTACCCCGATGGCAGCCTCTACCGCGGCCAATTTCAATGGAACGAACGCCACGGCAACGGCGTGCTGACCCTGCGTGACGGCACGGCGCTCCGTGGCTCGTGGGCTCACGACGCATTTGTGGTTGAGAGCGTCGACGCTCTTTGGTCCTTGGTGGGCAGCGCCACTGATGCACTGCAGGCGGCCGACGCCGACCAGGAATTCTGGCTGTGCCGGCGGTACATTCTGCCTGTTTTTTTACCATAAACACCCAAACCAAGGGCGCGGGCTCGTAGCGCAGCGTGAACGGATCGGCATTCCACACGCGAAAGCCCTTGGCGGTAACCATCGTGAGGCACGACTGGTCCTGGTCGAATTTGAGCGAGAGCAGGCCCGTCCTGGCCGTCGCCGTCGGTCGACACGCGAGAGCCATTTGTTGGCGTGGTCCTTTCTTTTTTTTTTTCCAACTTTCTGCTTCTCTGCCCTTTTTCTCGCTTTTAGAGGGCGGTTCCGGCGCCCGGCTGCGTCGTGTTTTTTTCCCACCTCTCCCTTTGCCTGCTGTTGGCGTTGGCTCTTTCCCTCCCTCCTCGGTGGTTGGGTGTTGGTTCGTGCGCGCGCGCAATGGTGGCACCTCTTTCTTTCCTTGTCTCCTTCGCGGGTGTGCGCCGACACGAAAAAGTGGTAGAGCGAGCCCGGCCGCCGGGAACCTCTTGGTCTTTTTTGCCAGTTTAGGCGTCCGTGCTCTTTTTGCCTTGCCCCCAGTCGTCCTCCTGTGACGGGGTCCCGCTCTTCTTTTCCTATCTCGCGACGTCGTGCACCGGCATCGCTGTCTCTTTGGTTGCGTCGCCGGCGGCCGGGTCCGAGCACGGAACCAGGTTACCTGCCCAAGCCTAAAACCGCACAAATTCCAACCATTTTTTGGAGTTGCGCCGAGCGTGTCGCAATGCAAGGACTTTTGCAGGTCGGCCTTGCCCCCCTGTGTATGTATGCGCACTCAAATCCCAGGATGTCCGTGACGCGACCAAAGGCCGACTCTGCACTTTTTTTTCGCGAGCAGAAAAGAAGGAGGGGACAATGACGACAAGAAGCAGCCAAACACGCGCGGGCGTAGACACGATTGTTATTTTTTTCGCGCCCTTTGTGGTGGCAATGTCGGCCAGAGTCTGTCACCATATGGGTCTGCGTGCCCTAAAAAACAGGCACTTCCGTCGCCACTGCCGTCGTAAAGAGGACGGCCGTCCTTGACCGTTGCCGGTTTTTTCGTGCACGCGCCCTTTTTCCTGCCTTCCTGCTGTCGCTGCGCAGCAAAGGGCGCCCCACTCTTTGTTCCCTGCCCCTAGCCTCTGCGCGCACCGGCAATGGGTCGACCTTGTTTATGTGCAAAAGAGGCACAACGCCAAAAGGGCAAGGGCAGAAAAGGGGAAGGAGAGCCCCCACAGAGCGGACCTAGACCGTGGTCTTGGTCCAGTAGAGGGCCGCGTTGTTGTTGAGGTAGACGACACCGTCGACGGTGGTGCCCATGTAGGTGCCGTGCACGCTCTTGAGGGTCCACTGGTCGCCGTTGTTGATCAAGACGTCCCACTGCTCCCATGAACCGACCGTGGTGGCCTCGGCGCGCACCCATCCGCCCGGATTGGCGCCGAGATACCGACCGTTGAACCCTCTAAAGGTGTACTTGCCGTTGGAGAGCCGACTCACCGCCCACTTTTCCTTGTACGAGGCGCCGTACCAGAGGGAGGCCACGCTACCGTCCTCTTGCGGCGTCAGTTGCTTGCCGCTGATGGGCGACACCAAAGTGACCAACTGCGTCAGGGGTTGCGCCGACGGCGTGGGCGTCACCGACGGGGTCCTCGAAGGCGAAGGCGTCCTTGATGGGGTCCTCGACGGGGTCACCGACGGCGAGGGCGTCGGCGCCACCGGATGGTTGTACTCGATAATCACACCGCCAGCGGCTCCGTCCGCGCTATCGCTCCCGGCGCTGCCAGACCCGCACACCGCGGATGAACTGCCGCCCGAGCCGCTGTTGGGAGGCGGCGGATAGACCGAACCAAAGATAAAGGTTCCTCCGGCGTCGCCGTTGAATCCGGCAGCGCCGCCCCATGCGTAGCACCAGGAAAGGAGCCGACCATAGTAGGCCGTGCCCTTGCCGCCATTCCAGTGGCGGCCGGGAGACGTCCACGAGGCCCCGTCGAGGAACGGCGACGAAAGATTTCCGTTGGCGTGGCCATAGCCGGCCCCGGCGCCGCCGGCCTTGACGTCGCCGACGAGGGCGCCCTGCTGCGGCGCAGCGAGCGGATTGCTGTCGGCGGCGCCCGGCGGGGTTCCGCCACCGGGAATCGTGCCCACGGCCGAAGACGAGGCACCGCCGCCGGCGCCGCCTTGGCAGCCCGTGGTCGCCGGCCAGACGGCTTTGGCGCCGCCGCCGCCATAGGCAACCACCTGGTAGAGTTGCGTGCCGTTGGGCGCCAGCACGACCACAGAGGTCGCGCCGCCGTCCGAGGCGTCTCCGCCCGTGCCGCCGTCGAGCGGGAGCGCGGCGCCACCCTGGCCCACGGTGATCACCCATTGCGCGTCGCTGGGTGCGAGGCCCCAGCCGTTTGTGTCCACCGTGCGGTTGAGCACGGCCGATCCACTGCCGCCGCCCGCGCCACAGTTGCCCGACACTGCAGCGCCGCCACCGCCGCCCCACAGCGTGGTCGAAATGTCGGTGGCGCCTGCCGGTGCCGCCCAGGTGGTCGACGCCGGGATAAACACCGTGTAGTGGTAGGCCCGCGCGGGCGATGCGATCGTCACTAGGGCCAGCAAAAGAGCCACCGCGGCCATAGTCGAACAGGGTACGGGCAGCATGTTTCCTGTTGGTTGTTTGTCGTTGCTGCTTATAGACGGCGCAGTGTCGGCGGCTTCGTCTGTGTCTTGTCGCTCTTGTGCGCGTGAGTGCTCTTTTGCTGCCTGCACTTTGGATCTATTTATAGCAGATAGCCCACTCGATCGCGCGCACGGGGAGCGCCCCATGTCGACGCGCGCGCCAAGATTTTTTCCTCGCGTCGTTGGGGCCTGTCTGATTGTTGGGCGGTCGGCTTTCGCCGGCGCGTCGCCGCCGCGCATTTTTTTCTTTGGTCGACCGCAGCATAGACTTTTTTATTTGACGAGACAACGGCCGCCGTCGCCTCGGTCCGCGGGTTTCTGTCTCGCCCCATGATGGCGCATTGCCCCCGACCAATCGCGCAACGTATCCTCGTATAACGCACAAATGGCAAGAATGCATGAAAAGGCCCAGACCGAGTCCTCTGGCTGCCCACGGCCAGACACCGACCGACAATACAAAAGGGACGTCTCTTGTATTGCCTCGGGAACGAAAAGAGCAACAAGACACCAGCAACAAAAAAAATCTCGATGGCAACGCAGACGACGACCGTGACCAAAACCAAGTCGGTGGCGACCTCGCGCACGATCGCCCTGCGGCCCCGCAAGACGACCAGACAAAAGCCGCGCAGACCACCGAGCATCTCATCGTGGGACGGCTTTGAGCATTACCGCGACCAGGTGCGCGCGGTGGCCCGTGAGATTGCCGAGTCTGACGCCGCAGTGCGCACCACCATGCGCTCGGTGCTGGCGACGGGCCTGATCTGCGCCGCCATAAGAGACCCGACGACCGCGCCAACGCCCGAGGTGGCTCGCGCCGCCCGCGCTCAAGAGTCCCTACGCGACCTTATGGGCGTCTTGGTGCAAGAGCACAACCTCGACTGGTTTTTCGTGCGCCGCGAGTGGCTGGCCATACTTGAGCCCAGGCTGGAAGAAGGCGAGCACCGCGATCGCATCCTTGCCGAGCACGCGGCCCGCCGTCCGACCTCGAGGAGGACACGCTCGCCGTCCTTTGCCGCTGCCGCCGCCGTCACAGAGACCACCGGCGACCATTGAATGGGGAAAAAAAAAGAAAGAGATCGTCTTGGTGGCCTCGCTTTCCTGTGCGCCGCGCGATGGCCGACCTCTTTGTGGCCCTCTTTCCAAAAAGAACCCATCTTTGCAGAAAGATGAAAAAGAAAAAGGCAGACCCTGAAAGTAGTCGAGACCTCGACCAAAAGGAGAGACCGACGTCTCTCGCGGTCCCCCTCTGTTTCTTTTTTTTTTCGCTCATAAAAAAAGGACCAACAAAGGATGGGGTTGGCAGAGAGCCGCGGTCACCATGGGATTGTGAGACGCGAGACATTGTTTTCTTTTCTTTTCAGCCTCTTGTGTTTGTTTATGCTCTGGTGGATCTAGACGGCAGCGGGCGTGTAGACGACCACCACATAGCCGGGCGCGCCGGCGCCGCCAACGGTGCCGCTGCCGACCAGGGCGCCTCCGCCGCCGGCACCGCCGTTGCCCGTGGCCGAAGCGCCCGTGCCGGCACCGCCCGCGCCCGAGATGGGCGCGACAGGCGTGACAGTGGGGCCGCCACCGCCGCCGCCGCCGGCGACGACACCGGCGCCCGCGGCGACGCCGCCACCGTTGCCGCCCGTCGTGGGCGTGCCGGGGAAGCCATTGGCGCCGCCCAGACCCAACTGGCCGGTGCCGCCGAGGGAGCCCGCCGGGTTGGTGCCTCCACCGCCACCGTTAAAGCCCGAGCCGCCGTTGGAGGTCGTCGCGCCCGAGGCGCCGCCCGTGCCGCCGCTGGCCTGCAAGAGCACGGGTCCGCCGGTGCCCGCAAAGGAGACCGTGGTGGCACCGCCAGCGCTGCCGTCGCCTGCAGTGCCCACGCCGCCGGCGCCGATGGCGATCGTCAGGACGGTTGGGGTCACCGGCGATAGGGCCGACGTAATGTTGGAAAATGCCAGGACGCCCGAGCCACCTCCGCCGCCGCCGCCCAGAGAATCAATGGGCGAGCCGCCGCCGGCACCGCCGCCGCCGACGAGGTAGACCGTGGCCGCCGTGGCGCCCGCCGGGATGACAAAGGTGCTCGTCGTCGTGATCACCGTGGTCACGGGCGTCGGCGGCGTCGGCGGGATCGGAGGGATGATCGGGGGAATAAAGGGCGGGCACGGACACGGCCGCGGGCACGGCACGCGCTGCGCCGGCAGCACTACCGTGATCTTGCACTTGCATCGCTTGTTGCCTCCCTTACCCATTTTTTGCGATTGTTGTCTTTTCTGTCTTGCCGACGGGCGTCGATGTGTGCGTGTCTTTTGTGTTGCGCGCAACAAGGAAAAAGGGCACGAGAGTGAGACGGCGGCGAGGGGACGAGGGGGGGGGGTGGGGGCAGAGAGACAACGTACGTGTGAGCGCGTGGAAGCGGCTGGTCAGAGGGTGAAAGCGAGTCGGCGAGGTCGTTGGCGCTTTGACTGGTGAGGCCGATGGAATCGCGCGCCGACGCAATGTCCTCGCGCCCGCGACAGACGGACGGACGTCGTCGTCGAAGGCGGTGCTCTGTGGCTATTTTGTCGAGGCCTTTTTTCCCCGTGCCTTGCCGGGCGCGGGCCGTTGGCGCGGTGGGCGCGGGCGTCCATGCGCCGCCTGGTCGCCCGCGCCGCGGCAAACCGAGAAAAAGGCTGACGGCGACAGCAGATAGACGGCGCTACACAAACATGGGCAGGACACACGCTGCCACCTTTGTCGTCGTCGCGCACGCCGGCACAGACAGACATGTGTCGACGACGAGATCCCAAATAAAAAAAAGAAAAGATTCAAAGAAAAGCCAAGTATTTCAATGACGCCTTTAGTGTGCACCGTCAATTGACGCCATCCGAGCGGTCGCCATGGACACTGCTGGCGTCGTCGTCATTGACATCGTCGTCGTCGTCGTCAACAGGATCGAATCCGTCGTCCTCTAGATCATCCCACAGATTATAAACAAGCAGGTGCGCGCGATCTCGAAAGCCACGCAGCACGTCAATCGCCCCGTCGACCAGGAGGGGCGCCAACGAATGGAGCCAGCGCACAGCGGCGAGGTCGCCGGCGAGCGATGCGCTCTCGACGGCGGTGGCGATGGTCCAGTCGACGCGCAAGTCCACGTCGGCTTGGGGGATGCCCCGGCGCGGGCGGCGGTCCACCAGCGCGGTGACAATGTCGGGCCGGTGTCGATGGACAAACAGCGGAGCAGCCGCGTTGCCCCCGCGCCCAAAAACGGAATTGCGCGAGTCGAAAAAGTACCCCATGACGTCCGTGCTCAGCCGGTGGTCCAGCACGCGCTCGATAAAGGGCGCGTGTCCCAGGCGTGCCGCCGCATCAAAGGCGCAGAAAAAGGCGTTCCTTGTCCGCCACGAGTCGGACGCCGGAGCGCCGAGCGCGGCCTCGACCCGTTCGAGCAGGTCGACACGGCCGGCGTGGGAGCCCACGTGCAAAAGGTGACATATGGCCTCGATGGGCTGTCCTGTCGGACGATCGACGTGCTCGTAAAACCACAGGGCGTCGTCGGGGTCTGCGGGGCGCGATTGGATATGCTTTAGGCAGGCGACCAGCGTGTCCGGTCCGACAATGTCTATCAGCGGGCGCAAGTGGCCATTCGCGACCAACTTGTCGATGCTCTCCACATCGCGCTCGCGGACGCCGTATTCGTTGCTTTCGAGGCAAAGCGCATCCTCGACGGCTGCCACCAACGCGGCCGCGTCCAAGCACGGATGAGGTCGCGGACCGAGGTCGCGACAAGCGGCGGCGGCCGCCATCCACACGTGATGCTGCTTACTGGCGCGGTGGTCGCCGGCAGCCTCCATGCTGCCGAATATGCAGTCCAATGTCGCCTGTGCGCCGTCCTTGTCAGCGCGGATGACCGCGGCACACGCGCGGGCCACGTCGTTGTCGCCCCACGGCCGCGGTCGGTAGTCGCCATGACGGCAGAGCCAGTCGACGGCGTCTTGGTGCCCGTTGCAGGCCGACACGGCGAGCAGGTCAAACCATACGTCAAAGTCGAGGGTCCACGAGACGTCCTGCAAAAACGTCGCATCGGCGGCGATCATGTGCGCGTGAGCGGCCCCTTTCGACGCAAACATGCACGACGACCACGCGGACGCATCCAACGCTCCAAAGGTGCGAGGGCGCTCCAGAGCATAGGCGAGGCCGTCCCAGTCGCCCGCCGCGCACAGCGAAAAGAGGGTCGCCCAGCGGTACTTGCGCCTAAAGAGCGCACGACGGTCGAGGACGTGAAAGCGACGCCAGGCCAATAGGCACGCCCCTAGAGATTGGTCGTCGATATAGGTATCGATCAAGTAGACGAGGACGTCATTCGGCAGGATGTCGATAGGTGTCGCTCGCCACAGGCAGTCGCCATCGTCTGGTGCGCAGGCCATCGTGCCGGGAACCAGTGCCAAAAGGATCAAGGTCGTCCGAGAGCAGAGCCGGCTGTTGGTTGTTATCACGCCGTGCACAAAGAAGGCCACACGAAAGCAAAAAAAAGAAACAAGCACCACCAGCGCTTGCGGATCGGTTAACCGATGACTAAAATCCAGCATTTTAAACGGATTGTTTGATTTATATGATTTATGATTGGACAATTCGGTATGGATTAGTCGACGGCTAACCGACCCGCAAGCACTAAGCACCACCAAAAGAAAAGAGAAACAAATGGGATTGGACGTTGGCACGTCGTGCTGTCTCTTTTTTTTGATCCTTTCGTTGGTGCTGCTTGGTGGCCTTGGGTGCCGCGCGGCCGTGCTCCTTTGGCCGGGTGGCTGCTGGCACTTGCGCGCGCGCACAGGCCAGAGGACCAACGACGCGCACGGGCGGTAAAAATCTCAACCAATCTCCACGTGCGCGAGGGGCACGAATAAGCGCAAAGGGACCACGGACGGTCCTCTGGGCCTTGGTGTTTTTTGTGAGCCTTGGTGTTTTTTTGAAAGTTTCGTCTGGCCGACAGCAATAGCAGCAACCACAGCATGGACCAAGAGACAGATCACTTTGGCGTGTGGATGCTCGCGACGCTATCGCGCCGTGGAAACACATTGGCAGCGACAGACGAAGCACCCTCGCCAAAAAAGAACGCCCCGAGGCCATATGGCACAATGGACGCGCTGACCTCGCACATGGTCAACACCGGACGTGCCGTCTTGTTTGCAACGGGCGCCTCGGACGACGTCAATTTGACTCTGGGCGCGATCATGCGCACAGGGCTCGGCACTCTGGACGTCCTTTACGCCGACCGCCCAGCAACATTGCTCAGTACGCGGTCGTCCCCACCGGACTTGCATGCGGCATTCGACGGTCCTTTTTGGCGCGGTCGGTAGCCCCCGCTGCGCAAGACATTAAAAAAAAGAGTAATAAAAAAGGCATGGCTCAAGGCACCCCGCCCAAGGAAGACACGCAAAAGCACAAAAAAAGATATCAACATGGATCAGTTTTGAGCCAACACCGGAGCGCCAACGCCAAAAAAGAAGGAATGAAAAAAGCGAGCGCCCGAAATTGTCCTTTTTGCCATGCGCCCTGGAGTCTTGTGCCGATGCACCGAGACCATGCACAAACCAAAAAAAAAACAAGTAAAGAGCGCACGCGCAACCATCAGGAGCGAGAAGGCCGCAATCAAACCCAGCGCGCTGGACCGATTCTTTTTCATCGATAGGACACTCGAAAGAACGGGCCGACAACATGGCGACGGGGTGTACAGGAGCATGCGCGCACGCGCTGACCAAACAAGAGCGGCGATTAAATGATAACGGCAGTGGCCTCCGCGACTGCGTCGGCCCGAAGCCGCAGGATCGTGGTCTCGACGATGAGGCGATCTCTGTTTGAGCGTGCACAGAGGCGGCGCACGATCTCCATGTCGCCTTGGTGCAGGGCGTCCTGGGCGGTAAAGGCGATCATATGATCTACGCGCGCGTCCACTTGACTTTGCTGCACGCCGACGGGCGGTCGACGGTCCAAAAGTACGCGCTCCAGGTCATCGCGTCCTCTGTGAATAATAAGAGGCGAGCGGGCGCCGTCAAAGCGGGTACCCATGTCGCGCGAGCACGTCCCAAACACGACGTCGAGGTCGGTTGTGTCCATGTCGTGTACGATCACACGCTCTACAAGTGCGGCGTGGCCCATCAGCGCTGCGGTGGCGTACGCGCGCGCGAGTGCGACAGCCATAGCCTTGGGCCATCGCGGTCGTACAGAAGCCAGCACGCGGTCCAGAACATCGATCCGCCCGATGCGCGCCGCCGCGTCCAAGAGCCGAAATGCATCGTAAGGCACGAGGGTTTGTCCAGCAGGCAGCACCCGTTCGTAGAGCCATAGCGCAATGATGGCATCGTCCCTCAGCAGTAGCGGCAGTTCGCGGTGTCCCCGCGTGATATGGGCCAGCGCCGCAGCGAGTCTCGCGTCACCGACCAAACCTTTCAAAAGGCCAAAGTAACCCCTCTCCAGGCACCGGACAATGGCGCGATTGGTGGCAGTCGCCTGCGAACCGGCCAGCGTGCCCGTAATGGCTTGCTCGACGAGTTTGGCATCTTGGCCCTGTGCGGCGTCATGCAGTCGCGCCCAGACCGTCTCGCCGGGAGCGCCCGTGTCACCGGTCCACGCCGCACGCACGACGCGCGCCGCGTCGCCTGGACGATAGCCACAGACGACTGCGGCTACCATACGTGTGACCAGCCACGGAGCGTCGACTGATCCCGGCGACCGGTTGCCTTTGAGGCACAGCCACACCACAGCATCGTCTTTCCCCGCGTGACCGAGCCGAAGGACGATACGCATCCACGAGTCGCGATCGAGCGGCCAGACGCCCTTGCTCAGGGGCAGCAGGCGGCTTACGGTGTCCATGTGGCCGCCAGCAGCGGCCAGTTCCAGGCACCTGCGCCAAAACGGCGGCTCGCCGCGCAAGGCAAAGAGATCCGGTCGACTGAGCGCATAGTCAACGCCCTCGACGTCGCCGGCGGCACACAAGGAAAAGAGGGCCGCCCAGCGGTACTTGCGTTTAAAGAGCGCGCGACGGTCGAGGACGTGAAAGCGACGCCAGGCCAATAGGCACGCCCCTAGAGATCGGTCGTCGAGAAAACCATCGACCAGGTAGACGAGGACGTCGTCCGAAAGGATGTCGATTGGCGGTCGTTGCTCGCGATCGACCACGCCTCTGACGCCACCGTCGCGGTCGTCGTCGTCGCGTCGTTGATGCATACCAAGAGCAAGAAAGAGTCAGTCGAAAAAAAAGAGGCTACTTATTTTTCGTTGGCAGAGCGCGACTGACCTGATTGGCCAAAGGGCAAGAGCACGTCGCAATAAAAAACAGACAACGATGGCCAAGGGCAGGGCGCCCGGCAAAAAAAAGAGGGACCCAATGGATCATCAGGACCGTTCACGCCCCTCTGAAATGGCGATGGGGCAAACTTTTTAATACTGCGACAACAAATTGGCATGCTCCACGAAAAAAAGAGCGCCCAAGGAGACGGACGGCAGGCTCAAAAAAGGTCCACGCCCACAATGTGAGCCAAGGAATAAAGACGCAGACAAAAACCTTTGGTTCTGGGTTGATCGTGCGCCAAGAGGTGGGCATCGGCTGCCGTTGGCAGTGCCGTGCCGAGGCGGACTGACGAGTCCCCGACAAAGGGTCGAACCGCGTATGAACAAAAAGCGCATGCACCAAAAAGGAGAAAGAGACAAGAGCGCGACCCTGCGATCGCCCGCTGCCCCCTCCCCGCCGTATTCCTTTCTTTCAATCTTGGTGGACAACGCCCCATATGAGATGTGGCGGCCATCAACTGGCGAGCGCGCCGTCAATATCGGGGTCCATATTGCGCACGGCCGCGAGCCAGCCCTTGACGATGCCCACCTTTTCGGCAGCGCGCGCGTCGCGGTCGATATCTCGCGGTCCATTGTAGAGGGCGTCGCGTGCCAGCACCACCCGCGCGGCGGCTGCCAGGCGCGCTTCGGGATCGTCCAGCGGCGCTCGGAGCGCAGCAATGCCGGGTGCCGTCTCATGCACCGACCCAAGGCCCGACGTGGCAGCGTCCGACAGGGTGTCGGCCAGGCCCAGCGCATAGGTCTGCCACGGTCGGGGCGCCGCATCCAGGAGGAACCGCGCCGTGCGTCCCGCCACGGCGCGCTTTTTGCGCTTGGTGCCATTGTGCGGGCGCACATCCGATCCGGCGCGCAGCCGGCGTACGACGGCGTCGGCGGCCTGGTCATCGTCGAGCACCGCTGCGCGGCGGCCGGCCGGCACGGCGGCGTCGCCATTGGACGGCCATGTGGCCCATCGGCGCGGCACGCCACGGTCAGGGTCGCCCGGATCGAGGAGCGCAACGACGCGTGCCTTGCGCGGGCGCGCGCCGGCAGCGGGACCGATGACAAAGGACACCGGGCGGTCGGGCTCGATCCGCTCCCACTCGTCGACCACATAGCCGACATGGTCATCAGTATCCTCGTCAAAGTCGTCGTCGTCCTCGTCGCCCGAACGGTAGCCGTCGGCGTGCCACTTCCACTCGTCGGGCTGCGCATCGTCATCGACGACAAAGCCGTCGGGGTCGACCACGGCGTCGGTCACGTCGTCGAGCCATCGGTAGGCCAGCGCGCGGTCGTACGCGTTGGCCTCTTGCTCGGCCTCGGCGAGCGCCACTGCCCACGCCGCGGCAAAGTCGTCGCCGGTGTCGACGTCGCCGCACGCATCAAAGGGGCGCATGGCGAGCGACATCCTTTACCGGGGTGCGTCGCCACATAAGAGGGCCGCCGGCGTCTGCCGCCACTGCGCCCACCGTCGCGCAGGCGCCGCCTCTCTTTTCCCCCGCCTTTTTTTCTCCTCATCTCGCCCCAATTTTTGTTTTCCCTCTTGCCGCTTTTTTCCTTCTTTATTTTTTCAACGCGCGGCCTCTACCTGTGTGCCTGCCGGCGCCAGAGAGGAAGGAAAGAATTCCTTTTAATAAGAAAAGAATGTCACCTAGGGCGGTGTCTTTGTCGAGTTTGGTGAACGGGCAGAGATGTCCCTGCTCTCGGGAAGGAGAATTCTCCTTGAGCGACGGCGGCGAAAAAAGGCCAAGGCAAAAAAAAAGAAACAGGATGGCCAGCCGACGGCGCATTGGATCATCCCCAAGGGTTTGGCGCCGGGCCGAGGTCGTCGTTGGCGCGCAGCGACGCAACGGTCTCATCGACGAGGCGCGGCTCGCGAGCGGCAACAAAGCGCACCACCGAGAGGAGGCCGCGGGCCAGCGCCTCTGTCACCACCAACCGCACCGTGGTATCGACGCGCTTGTCGACATCGCACTGGGCAACGTCGGGCCTGGAGCGCCGGTCCAACAGGACACGCATGACGTCCCTGTTGCCGAGCCAGACCTCTGACAGCGGCACCGCCGTGGTGTGTCCATACAGCGTCCACGCGTGCACAAGACCGTTGGTGTCGATCGGACAATCGAGGATCTTGTCCACGGCGGGCGCGTGTCGGGCCTTTGCCGCCGAGTCGAGCGCGACGGCCCACACAGCGCCCGCCAGCGCCTCGCCACCCCACGCGCCGGACGTGATCGCGGACAATTCTGTGCTGAGCGATGCCATGTCAGACTTGACGGCGTCGATTAGATCGAGCCGGCCGGCGCTCGCCGCGCGCTGCGCCAGCGGGGTCAACAGAGGAAATCGCTCAAAGGCCGCACGCGACCGAAACTGGTCATAAAGCCAGCGCGCATCGTCTGCATCGATGTTGCGGATGAGCGTCGCTGTGTCGGTTGCCGGGTGTGCGTGCAAGACGCGCACGAGGCGCGATTCATCGACGAGGCGCCTCAGCAAGGCAAAGGTGTGCCCATCACGCACGTACCACAGCATCGCGTCCAACTTGTCGTCTCCGATACTGCGCACTGCGTCCTCGTTCGTGACGGTGAACGTCGCATCGGGATCGGCGCCATGTGGGTGCGTCGGCACACAAGATTCCCATCCGTGCCGAGGCGGGTCGACGCGCACGCCCGCGGCGACACATAGGGCGTCAAAGATGTCTGCCACCCGCTCGACCGAGACGCCACAGCCGAGGGTCCTGATGCATGCCGTCTTGAGGCACACCGGGTCCCATTTGGCGGGCCGGTTTGTCGGCCGGCAGAGCCACACGAGGGTGTCGTCGGGCGCGCCGGTGCCGGCGGCGTCGATCAGAGCGTACACGAGGTCGGTCCATGTCTCGGGGGTCACGGGCCACAAGGAGCCGCCGGCGCGTGCCAGGCGCCGCACAACCGCACCGTGCCCGTGTGCGGCCGCCGCCCGCAGCGCCACGTCAAAGCGCCGGCCCGCCAACACGCCAAACACCTCGGGGCGAGAGAGCGCGTGGTCGACCCCCGCGAGGTCGCCCGCCGTGCACACTGCCGCCAGCGTGGCCAGGCGGTACTTGCGCCTGTGCAGCGCATGCTCGCCCACGACGTGAAATCGGCGCCAGGCCAACAGGCACGCGCCCAGGGACTGATCGTCGAGGAAGCGGTCGACCACGCGCGCAAGCACTTCATTCGGGACGAGGTCGATCGGCGGCCGTTCCGCCATTGTCGGCTGTTGTCGTTGTTGGTTGTCGGCGACCACAACAGAGGTGGCCATGCTCGGGTGACTCGGGCTGGGAAAGGATCAAATCGCGCCGCCTCTCTTTTTTTTTTACTTTTTTCGGCGGCTCGCTTTCCATGTCTTGTGTTTTTTTTTCGAATAAAAGAACAAGAACCAAAAACACGAGAGCAACCGCGCGGCGGTGGGGATCCCGTGCGCGTGTCGCCTTTCTTCCCGGCGCATACTTTTTTTCTCCGTCCCTCTCGGCTCTCTCCGCCTGTTACGCCGGCTGGACTTTGTTTCGTTTCGCCTTTTTTTTATTTTTTTTTCAAACTTTGTTCTCTGACCAGCCGGTCACTGGGAGCACGCGTCCGCCACGCAAGCCCGAGAAGAAAAAAAAACAAGAGAGAAAAGTGACCCACCGCACACACAGCCACCGGCATTTTTTAGGATAAATTGAAAAGCACGATACATAAAAAAAGGTCTTGGGGGCGACGCCGCACAGGGCCAATTTTTTCTATCAAGACCGCCCGCCTCTATGTTTTTTATTGTCGTTGTTGGTTGCACTTTTTTTCCGTGTTGGCACCCAGAACCCGACAAAGGGCGGTCGCGTGCGCAGCAATTCCTTTTTTTTTCCTGTCGCGCAAAAAGTAGTGACGACGCCCATTGGTGCAACCTACGAGATCACTCCCCGCGGCCCCAACAACGCGTGACAAAAAACCGCGCCGTCGCGGCCGCCAAAGGGACAGGCCAGGAGAGACACACGGACGCGTCGAGCAAGAGAAGAGCGCAAAAAAGCGCGTAGAAAAAGACGCCATGAACATCCAACAACTGCCCCTAGAACTCTTGTGCATGATCCTCAACGGCGCCGCGCCCAAGCCCGACGGCGCCGGCACCCACCTATGGCGCGCGCGTCCGCGCCGTCTGCGGCCCTTTCTCGAGCCGCGCTGGCGGTTCGCCGCACGAGGCGTCTGCCGCCTGTGGCGCAAGGTGATCGAACATCCGTCGCCCACCGAGGCGGCCGCCATGGGCGATTACCCGCATAGTGATCGCATGATTGTTATCGGCGGGAGCGAGCGCGTGGGTTGCCCCAAGTGGCCCACTGGCCGCGTGGTCTGCGCATCGGCCGTTGCCGATTGGATCGCCCGGCGGCCCGACGCTTGGCCGCGATCGCATCTGGACGATATCCACCAATGGTGTAGCGCGGATGCCACGCGCGACCAGATCCTCGTTGCGTGGATCGCCTCGGACGTGCCCGAGGCCGTCGCGCACGCTCTCGACATTATATGTCCGCCGCGCTCGGTCCTTTGCGTCGGCACCGACGCCGCCGAGCCCGTGCGCGAATCGTGCCCCTATGTCGACGACCAATTCTGGGCTCACGCGCATTGCAATGGCGAGTGCGTTCTTGCGCAAGACATTGCACGCGCGGTTCTCGCCCGCTGCTCTGTCGCCACGACGAGCGTGGTCCTGTCGCGCAACTTGCACGGCTGGCCGCGGCACCTGGTGCACCTGATCGGCCACTATGGGCGCGCGGACGTGGCCGCTCATCTGGACATTGACGCACCTCAACGCCGGGACTGGATGGCCGCCGCAGGCGCCAAAGACCCCGCCTACTTTGCTCATTTGACCGACGCGCTCGCGCGGTCCACGCCCGAGCATCGCGCCGCGCACGCGCCTCCGACGCCCTATTGTCCATTCCAGTGGTCGACCGGCTACGCGTGCGGGTCGGTCAATGAACACGCCGCGGCGCGCGGTCGCTGGCGTCTCTTTGGCCTCTGCGACGCGCGCGGGATAGAGTTTGACGCGCGCGTGGCCTTTGGGATCGCTGCGCGCTGCCATCGCGCGCGCCTCATGGATTGGCTGTGGCGCAGGGACGCGGCGGGTCCTCGCCTCTTGCCTCCTCTACTGCACCGTGCGGCGCTGCTCGCCGCAAAGGACCATCCATACAAAGACAGAGAACCCCACCCCGCCGACACCATCCGCTGGCTGTGCGAGGTCGCCGGCTATCGGCCCGACAACTGTCAGCAACTGGCTGCGCTTTTCGATGATCCCCTCCAGCGGACCGTGGCGTCGCTGCTCTACCTCGTCGAACGGTGGCCGCGCATGGCCATGGACTCGGACGCAGCGCTCCTGCGCCGACTGTTTTGTCGATGCGTCGCGGACGGCGGCGTCGCCGTGTCGCGGTTCGTGCGCGTTTTGGACTCGCAATGTCCGCGGGCCGACACACCCGACGCCCGCGGGTGGCGCGAAATCGATCCCGCGAGCCTCGACTTATGGGGCGCCCTGTCGGTCATGTGCACGCGATGCTCGTCCCTGGCAGTGGCTTCGGAGAGAGCCGAAGTCATGTTGTCAATGATGAAAGTGTGTCGGGCCGTGGCCTCGGGCCGCTCGCCGTGCGCCGTCGACGTGCGGGGTCCACAACGGGCGTGTGCGTGCACCACCCAGGCCGACTGGTCTCATGCACGGCAGGCACCACCGGGGGGTCACGCCGACGCCGTCCAAGTGTGTGCCGATGCACCAGAGCGAGACCCCGCCGTGCGGGCCGGTCTCGCTTTGCTGGCGCGCTGGTGCGCGCCCCGTCCAACACGCACGACAGACCTCTTTGGCCCAACGTGCGGTCATTACGACGGCTGGGAGCAGATTCCCCCAAACACCGCCGCGGGGCGCCTAGCCGGCGCACGCACCCGCGTCCTGGCGTGGTTGGCGTCAGAGGGCCTGCTCATCGACCATTGACCGTCCACCGAGTCTGCCCGCCCTGGCAGCACCCTTTCCGTTTGCAGGGCACCACACACTCGTTGCGACTTGCGCGCAACACAAAAACTGTCCCATTTTTCCTTTCTAAAAAACGGGATGGGTTTTGAGCACCAACGCCGCGTGTTTTTCATAATGAAAGACCAAGAGATCGCTCCTCCAGTCGACTGCAAAGGTCCTCGGTGGAGAGGGCCAGCACGTGTTTTGGCCCCCTCGCCGCGTCCCCTGTCTTTTCTTTTTTTTCCTTTTTTGGCAAATGGTTTATCATCCAGAAAAAGGCACGCGAGTCTCGGGAAAAAAGTCACGTGTCGCGCTCTCGGTCGGGCGCCTCTCTGGCGCGTGCAGGAGGATCACCCGCAGAGGCGACAACGCCGTCCTCGACCGACAAAACACACGCATCGCGTAGAGAGGATTCCGGTGCAAAGCCGCCACCGACGAGGTTCAGCACGCGGTCGACAGCGGCGACAGGAGGCGCGCCGCCCTCTCGACCCAGGGCCGCGACAGAGGCGTGAACCGCCGCCGTGAGGCGCTCGCGCATCGCCGGCTCCTCTGCAGGCGTTGCAGCATCGAGAAAGGGTGCTAGCGCTTGCGCCACGGGCAGCGGGTCCAAAAAGCGCACACGCGACCCCGAACCGCGATTGTCGCCGGCGACCGCGACGATCATGGGACTGACGGGGCGCTTGTGGCACCGGCTCTGCAAGAGACGGCACGGACCCCAGCACACGGCGGCTTCGCGCCATGCGTGCGTCTCGAAAAAGCGCACGAGAACCGACTCGGCGCCCGCGGCATCCATGCGTGCGCCGCCCGCGATCAGGCGGTCGACGCACCGACGGGCGCCATAAAAGAGGACCAAACAGAAGAGCGACACGTCCCCGGTCGGCAGGCGCGCCGAGGCCGCTGAGCGGCATGCGCGCGACAAATCATCGCGCGCAACAACCGACGACGTCGGGGCCGGCGACACGGTCCCCGCGAGGTCGCCTGACGTTGTCAATGTGGCAATGACCGTCGACAGATTGATTGCGTCGCCATGGCCCTCACCACCGTTGGCCAAGAGAGACGCCAACCGGGGCGCATTGTCACAGGCGAGTGCACAAGTGATTTCACCGTGGCGCTTCATGCGCCCACAATGCACCTCGTCCATGGTGATGATCTGTCTTTTTTTTCTGTGTGCGTGTTTGTCGGGCGCAATGAATATTTTTTTGGTCGGTGTTGTCTCTGTGTCTCTATTTGTCGCTTTCTCATTGGTCCTTGTTGTGCAAAAGGTTTTTAAGAGGCTGCCAAATGTTTTCCCTTTGGGTCCTGCGATGGCCGCGGCGCGGGCCACAAGGCCAACCGGCCTGTGGTCGTCCGCCTTGCTCAAAAACCTTGCTTTCTTGATTCTCGTTGTTGTTGCGGCGCAGCAAATTCCTGTGGGCCGGCTCGCACCGACGCGAGTTTCTTTTTTTTTTGCTTCCCGGCGGTTTCCTTTTCTTTTTGGATCAACTATTTTTTCAGCGGACGGCGCTTGTTTCGGATTTGGTCCCTGTTTATTTTTCCTTGCGACTATTTGTGGCTGCAAACTTTACCAAGGCATCGGCGCCTTGCACGGCCGCAACAACAAAAAGGCTGCCTGACGCATTTATGTTTTTTTATAAAAAAAAAGATAGTCCCAGCGCGACGCCGACCCAGAGGCAACCAAAATGTTTGCGCCGTAATAAAAAAAGGGATGCGGGAGAGGCAGCCGAGGAAAAGAAAAGGACACGATAGAGGTCAGCGCAAACAAGACGGACCAGACACCGAGAGACGGCGGCGCTTGCGCCGCCGCGGCGCCGAGCCACGCGCGCCATCAACGCCATCATCCATCGCGAGCGTTGGACCACATGTGCCATCAACGCTGCCCGATGGCGTTGGGTCGCACTCATCGCCGGCGCCGTCGTCCGGGCATCCGCGCGCGCGAGCATACTCGACGCACGCGTGATGGCCGCCGGCGCGAGCCGCGCGATACACCCCGGCGTCCCATGGGCAGCCGTGCTGGTAGAGGTAGGCAAGAACGTCGAGGTGGCCCCGAGAGGCCGCCGCGGCACAGGTGTGCGCGCTCCACGGGTGGTCGTGCTCGTGCAGCCAGGCCAGCATGTCGACGTGGCCGCACTCGGCCGCCACGTTGCACAGATGAGCCCACGGCGCCAGGCCGTCGTAATTGTCGTGCACGTGGGCCACGAGGCCAACGTGGCCGCGCGCCACCGCGCGCGCCGTCATCTGTCTCTTCCATTGGAACCCCAGTCGACAAAGGTGGTCGACAATGTCGGTGCGTCCGAGCCCCGCGGCGATGACCATGGCCGCCGGATCGTGCCGGCACCTGTACTTTTCCAGCAACTTGAGGCACGCAAGACTGCCCGAACGCACGGCCTCGCCGTGGACGTCCTCGTTCAGTTGACCGCCGTTTCGACACAGCAGGGCGAGACAGCCGAGGTGGCCGCCGGCAGCGGCCGCCATGCATGCGGTCTCGTCGTGCGGACACCCGGCCCGGATCAAGCGGTCGAGCACTGTTTCGTTGCCGACGGCGGCGGCCGCCTCGCACACGCTTTCGTCCCACGGGCACCCGCAGCGCTCTGCGTAGTCGAGGCACGCTATGTGGCTTCGCGTGGCCGCCCTCCTGCATACGCGCACGTCCCATGGACACAGGCTCTCGCGCAGGTGCACCAGCATGTCGAGGCGGCCGGCAGATGCCGCCGCAGCGCACGCCCCCGCGTCGCACACAAACCCGCGTTGGCGCGCATAGGCCAGGCAATGCCAATGACCTGCGCCAGCAGCCGCCTCGCACCATCGGCCGCGTGCATACAGGCCAACGCGATCGTCGTCGAAACAGCACGTCGCGTTGACGCGCACGCGGCGATCGCCTGCCACGTTGGCCCAACGCGCACACACCGCCATGACCGTCTGCCGCAGCACGACGCAGGGCAGTCGCGAAAAGATGGCGGCGAGCATCTCGTCGGGCAGGTCGCCGTATCGCGCCATGTGTGCCGTTTTTTTCTGTGGGCCTCGTCTTTTTTTTTGAATCCAAAAAGCGCTCTTTTGTCGTGGGGGCAGTGTGCGCTATGGCCGCCCGTGCGCCTTTTTCCCTCTCGCCGGGGCGGTGCCTTTGGAATGCGCGGTGAATCTTTTTTTTTTGAAAATACGAAAAAAAAGAATATTCGTTTCTTGGTCGATTTCACGGCGCGCGGCGTGGAGGCAAAGAAAAAAAAGAGGCACACACCGAGCCCCGACGCATTCTTTCTACACAGGCCAGACAAACGGCGCCAAAGCGCAGCGCAAGATCAAAAAAAAATACGAGACGAAAAAAAAAGGGTCGAGAACAGAGGGCACGCAGATCACGAAGGGGCGACGGGCCACGCAGTGTCGGATTCACAAGGGGGCTGCAGATTATGGTGATGGTGCCGTTTCGGCAGGGCGTCTGCGCGGTCGCGCTCGATCGGCACGGCGCCCATGTCGCTCAGATGGCGCACAAGGGCGTCGACGGCGCTCGCCGATGCATAGCCGCCAAAGTCGTCGGCGCCATAGGCCACTGCACGCACGGCCCTGTCTGCGTCGAGCGCTGCGTCGATGCCAATGTGCTCGACGTTGTGTGCCATGAGCCTCGCCACGGCATAGTTGCGCAGATCATCGTCCCACGAGGCGCCCCGCGCCCGGTGGGGGCGCACGCCGTGCCGGACGAGGGCAAGGCGCCCAAAGGCCGGGCGGCCAGAGGCGAGCGTCTCCTGCTGAAAGTCGCGGACGGCCAGCAAGTGCACGACTCGCTGCTCTGGCGTGCGCCCGCGGCCATGGTCAAAGACAACGGTCGCATCGAGTCTGGCGTCGTGCGCGCGTCTGTGCACGGCGATCCACTCGCACAGAGCCCGCTGCATGCCGCCAAGATCGTCGGCTGTGCCGCCGCCGATGCCACCGCCCGCCAAGAGGCCAAGACCGGCGCCACAAAGGCGCGATAGCGTCGTCTCCAAGGTGATCCCGCCGCGCTCGGCCATGGCGCCAATGTCTGCAGGCGCGCACGCCTCAATGCGCACATGGGGCAGGGTGTGTTTGATCGCGCGCAAGAGCGCGCACCACCAGTCGACCGAGGCAGGCGCGTCTGCCGACGGTTTGGTGACGTTGGTCGTCACGCTCACGCCGGTGAGACCGATGCCCGCATAAGGAAGCAGGATGCGCTCCATGTCGGCCGGTGTTACGGTCGCGTCAATGTCGACAGTGCGCGCGGCCACAGGACACGCAGAATAACGGGCCATCCGAGCGGGTCCGCGACCGACGGCGAGGCACAGAGAGCGCGCATAGTAGACGCGGTCGCCGTGGCGGGTCTGCTTGCGATACGCGGCCAGCGTGCGCACGTCGTCCAAGGCCGCGCGCCGGTACAGGTAGACGCCTTGGGCAAAGCCCAACGGCCGGTCGGCGAGTACGGCCTCGGCGATGCGCGCCAAGTTGGGATCGCGCTGCGATGCGGCCATGGCCTTGACGGCCGCGCCCGTCCTGTACTTGGCGCTGTGCATCGGTCCTCTCTTTTTTTTCTGTCCTTGGTTGTTTTTTCTTTTTCCCTTTTCCTTGCCAAAAAAAAATCTGGCGGCACCGGATTGTTATTCTCTTTTTTTTCCGCTGCTATCGAGTTTCCTTGTTGTTTTTTGTTTGAGTGCGCCGTGTTGGGCGGTTCGTGCCGATGGCACCAACAAAGAAAAAAAAAGAAACAAAAAGGTTGGTGTGTGCGCGCCCGCGTTCCGTCGTCTGTGCCGTGCTTTGCTGCTGTTCGCCGCCAGATGTCGGCTCCCTGTTTTTTTGTCTGCCTCTCTGGGCCGCGCCTGTATTTTCGTAGGTGTAATTGGTCGGCTGCGGTCGTCCATCCACGAGCCGACTTTTTGGCAAAAGAGAGACGCGAAAAGCGCCCATTATTCAATCCGAGAGAGGCCGCTGCGGTCATCTCTGCGCAGCCCCCTTTGAAACCGGCAAAAAAAAGGCAGACGCCCGGCGAATGCGGCATCGGGGTCTAATTGTACGGGGGGCCGTGCTGTTGGGCGCACCCGCGGGGCGCGTCGTCGACGTCGCCATCGATGCCGGCGGCACGATAACGTCGATCGAGGACGCGCGTGCGATGCGATCGCGTGAGACGCTGTCGGACGTACCGGCGATCGACGCGCGCGGCGCGCTGCTCGTGCCCGGTCTGGTGGATGCCCATTGCGAGTTGTTGTTGCGGCGGGCAGATGACGCGCCGCCAATTGGTTCGCGCAGCGTCTTTAGGGCGACACACGACGATGCGGTCGCCCGCGCGGTGACGGCAATGGCCGCCATGGTCAGACGCGGCATCACCACAGGGTGCTTTCTGACCGCCGCCGACCATGCCGACGCCGTCGCCGAGGCCGCCGTGCGCGTGGGCATGCGCGCCGTTGTCGCCTCGGCCGTGTGCGACCGCACCATGCCAAACGATGCCGCCACCGCCGCCTCGGACGACCTCGACCGAATCGCAGCCTTTGCCCGTCGGTGGCGTCCCCATCCGACGGTCCACGCCGCCGTCGGTCTCTGTCATTTGGTGACCTGTCGTCAGGCCTACCTGGGCGGCATCCTCTGGGGCGCGCGCGATCACAGTCTCTACGTGCGCGCGTGTCTCGGAGGCGTCGCTGGTAACGCACCCCAGTCGATCCGACAACAACGACAACCAGAGAGCGCTGGCGTGCGCCTGGCGATGACGGCGCTCGGTGCGCGGCCGGGTGCCCTTTCGGTCGTGGTCGACGGCGCCGTGCCTGCCGATGACTATTACGCCATCGCCATGGCAGGCCTCGGGATCGTCTATGAGGGGAGCGTGCCGCCTTTGGACGCGGCGACGGCGTCACAACAATCTTTAACGATCTCGCTTACGGCGCCTGGATCTTTTGTAGAGCGCAAACGGCACATACCCATGCCGTTGCCGACAGAGGCGCTGGCCATCGCCGCGGCCGATCCTTTTGAGCGCATGCGCACATTGCTCGCGTCTGAACCGTCCATGAGCACGGGTCGGCTTTGGACGATGGCGACGTCGGGCGGCGGCCGCGTTCTCGGCCTCGATCACCATGGTGTGGGCACGCTGCGTGTTGGCGGCGTCGCCGACATGGTCCTCGTGGACCCGCGCCGTTTCGGTCGCTCTCTCGTCGGCGCGACGGCCGAGCGGGTCATAGCCTCTATCGTGCGGCGCGCTCAACCGGCCGACCTCGCCTGTGTAATTGTCGGCGGTCGGGTCGTGGCGGCGGGCGGAAGGCCCACGCTCGTCGACGAATGCACCTAGGGACGAGACCTTTTGTTTTTGCCGACGGCGCGCTCGACGCCCAGATCTCGTCCTTGGCGCCTTGTTGTGCCTTGTTGCCTTTATTGTCCTCTTTTTTCTCGACATTGCTTTCTTTGTTTTTTTGTGAGCGCTAAAAAAAAGGAAAACAACGCCCAGAGAAAAAAAGTGCGTGTCTGCGTCGGTCCAGTCCATCTGCTCTTCTTTTTTTCTATATAAAAATAAAAAACCGGCGTCGGGCGCCGGCAAGACTGCGCACGCACAGGCGCGCGCAAGCAAAAGAGGGAGAGCACGCGCAAGCAAGAGATCAATAAAAAAACAATTGAGGAGGAGAAAAAAAAAGAGGTCACGCTAGCACACATCCGTTAAACCAAGAGGGCTCGTCCACGCAGAGGGTGCACGCAATCGCCGCCCTCGATCGGATGAGGTGGTCTCGGTTGTCGTCGCGGATCGGCGCCACTCGGTCGCGACGGCCCAGGGCAAAGAGACCGTCGCGCAGCGACGCCTCATCTACCGCGGGAGCGTCGACGCCATCATGCGCGGCGGCTTCGATATCGCCCCCACAGAGCGCAGCGACCGCGCTGCGCAAAAAGGCCCCGCAATGCCAAAACACCGTGTCAATGCCGTCGTCGCCGCCAAAGGCCGAAAGCACGTGGCAAAGGACCGCGATGATCTGTTCGTGGCACAGCGTGGTGGTTCCGAGCGGGTGGCGCTCGCCCACGGGCATCCCGTGCGCGAGCACCCAGGCGAGGGCACAGGACGCGCTTTGTAGGTCGCCCTCGACGTGCGGCACAACGAGTACGTGGTAGAGGTCGTCTCCAATCTCTACGCCCCAGTGCGGTCGCGATTGCCGCCACGGCGCCGGGTGATAGTTGACGTAGGCGATGCGCACTAGATTCACCGTCCACGTGCGCTCAATGCACGAGGACGCTGAGAGAGCCGATGAGCGGGCCTGGGCGCCGACTGTCATCGGATCGACCGTGCACGAAAAGACGCTCTTGAAATGGGCGACGGTCGCCGGGTCCTCGTGCATCGGCGCTCTCGTGAGGATGGTTGCCATGAGAGGCTGTTTCTTTGTTTCTTTACTCTTTCTTCAAGCAAAAGGAGCGGCTGGCGGCGCCGTTCGGGATGCGCCTCGCGCGTGGTGATCGTATTTGCTCGTCCGGTGCCCGACAAACAAGTATCGTCTTTTCTTTTTTTTTGCAGACATCCAAAATCGCCATGGCCAATGACCAGAAAGCGTCCTTGTCGACGCCATTTGCAAGCCAGCCCGCGGGCAGCAAGGTCTCACCAACAAGACTCTTTCCAACAATCCAGACGGGCAAAAAAGGCGATACGGGACACACGGGAGCGCCGCCGACACACAGAGGATCGACGACAGGAAATCGGGGGAGTGGCGTTGTCTTTTCCTTCCTTTCGGACCACACCTGGTGCTGTGCAAACGGGCCGTTCAGCCGAATTCCTACCAATAGAAATTCATACATTTCGTTTTATGAAATTCAATTGGCAGGAATTCGGCTGAACGGCCCGTTTGCACAGCATTAACCACACCACACTCGCACGACGCCGTCTGGTCTCGTGGCTGCTATTTCTTAAAAAAAAAAAGAAAAGAGGCGCTTTGCATTGGCCGCGGGACCTTGACAGGTTGTCTTGCGATGCCGCGCATCATCTTGGTCCCCAGAGCGCAATGCGGGTCGTCCGCCAAAGCCATACCATACTCTTTGTGGGTATACACTGTGACAATGGAGTCTTGCCGGCCCTGACGCACGCCGCGGACCCGCCATAATACGACCCAATCGTTGGAACGCCCATAGGCGTAAAAAAAAGAGAGTCGATGCGTGCCAGTTGGTGCGTGCGATCTGGTCGACCTCGGCGCGTATCGCTCTTTTTTTTTCATCTCACGCCCATCGCCTCTCTGTGTGAGCAATTTGCGTCGGCTTTGATATCCAACCCTCTCTCCGTCTCGCGCCAGGCAAAAGGCGCAAATCCATCCTCATGGAAGCGCTTTTGTTGACCGATCTGCCGACAGACATTCTCTATGCAATCGCGGCGCGCGTCCCATCGACCAGGGACGCCTCGTCGTTGGGTGCTACGTGTTTGTCGATGCACCACATCTACGAGCACCTCGTATCAGGCCGCAGGCAGCGAGCCCTCGCCGCCGCGGCGCTCCGCATGGGCACCTTTGTCGACGACTGGGAGCGCTTTGCCGCAGACTATGACGACGAGTTGTTTCTGCGCAATGTCGATGAAGACAGAGGAGAAGAAGACGAAGAAGATGCTCCTCTGACTTATGCGCACCCATCCGATAGGGCGTCGGTCCTCGACGACGGCCCGGCGCTTGATGCCGCCGGCGCCCACGAACCAAAGGACACGTCTGCTGTAGACGACACCCCGACTTCCGACACAGACGACTGGTCACTGGATGGCGGCGGGTCGACGCGCTGTTTCCGGTTGCCGTGCGTCGAGCCGTCTCTGGCCGGCGCCTCGATCGAGCCGTGCACGCACACGCCCGACTGGTCGCTTGATGTCGATCTTCCGGATGACGGCAACTGCCACCGCGACTACATGTGCGACGCATGCGCGCGACTCGCCGGTCACGTCCTGGACGACCCCGACCACGTCAAGTGGCCCATGGTGCGCATCGACATGGACCAGCCGCACGTGTGGACCAGAGATTGGGTCGGCATTTGCCCAGCGGCGTACGTGCCGACGCCGCCCGTAGGCGAGTTGCGCGCGCCCCGAGGCCTCGAATCGTGGATCGACGCCGATGCCGCACAATGCCTCGCCGACAGCATTCACGCCGCGAGGTCCATTTTCGACGCCACGTTTGCGCCCTATTTCGATGGCTACGTCGGTCCGGTGCCTCTCGAATGCAATCCGCCGCATGTGACCTACCGGTCGTCGTTGGTCCCGACAGAGGCCGACGACAGCGACAGCGACAATGCTGGCCAACAAAGACCAGGGCTGTATGTCACCCGTGCACTGCACTGCTACTCGTATTACAAGTGGCACACCGACGAGGACGGGCACGAAGACGAGGACGCCGACGAGGGGAGAGATCACGACAGCGACCACGACCACGACCACGACAGCATCGAGGGCGAGACGAGCGACGACGAGATGCAAGTTGTCAGCGAGGCAACCAGGGGCGAGAGGCAATACGCCGACGAGACGAGCAATGGCGGTGGACTGGACGCATCTGCGCTCGACGGTGACGACGGCGAGTGGTCGGGCGGAGAAGATGGATCAGAAGACGACGAGGACACGATCAGCAGCGACGACGACAACAGGTCAGACAACGAGGCCTATGCCGCGTGCCGCTCCTACGAGCGGGAGCGGTGGGAGAGCAGGAACGACGCGGGCCGCCCCGTCGCCGTGGTGACGATCGACGCGAGCGAGGGCGCCCCTCGGCAGGACCCCTTTGTCGGCTTTGATCAATACGGCAGGTTTGGGTCCTGCCTTCGATACTGTGTCGACAACGTGCCTCCCGCGGCGTTGGTGCGCGTCCACCACACGCTCCCGTCCGTCGTCGGCAACCCCCGCACGTGGCTGCCCATCGGCGCCACCCGAGTCCCGTGCCGCAAACCCGAGCGGGGTCACATATGGCGGTACGTGCTCGTGTGCTGCGACCCGGCGAGCCCGATGTGGGGCGCCGCGATGGTGGTGCGCGCCATGACCGACCGGTGGCCGTCCATCGTGTGGCTGCCCGGTGCCGACAATGTCTGCGCGGCCATCGAGACCTATCGTCGCGATCATCACCATCGCCGCCAGGGACCGGCCCTGGCCTTGGGCGTGCGCGAGGGCTTTGTGCACTGGCTGTGCACGAGTCGCCGTCTGCCGGTGCCGTCTCACTGGCGGATTCTGCGAGACAGGGCCATCAAGGCTGGCCAGCCTGCCGTGCCCATATGGACCGGATTTCCGCGCTTTGGTCGGCCTTGATCTTGTTGGGACCTCTTGTCGAGGTCGTTGCGGTTCAAGATATGTCTCCCTCCTGCCGTCGATGCAGACGCCCTGCTGGCTCTCGTCTCGTCCTCATTGTCTCTTGCACCCATAAAAACGGCAATCGTCCAAGAAAAAAAAAAGAAAAGTTTTTTCCGAAGCGACAAAAAGAGCCCGTGCGTCAGAGATTTTCGGCAGGCGTGCGCCGCCGATTTGGATTCCGTAAGGCCCTCGCCTCGTAAATGCACGCGCAGTGCTGTGCCGATGGGCCGCAAGCCACCGGCCCATTTCCGGTTGGGCCGGCTAGCCATTAACCAGCATTAGTTCTGCCGCCGTCGCGGCGCGGTGGGCGGCGACAGCGAGGCCTCTTTTCTCTTTAACTAAATAAAAGCAAAGAAACAAAAAAACAACGCGAGATGGCGAAAAGGGCCATGGGCGGGAAGCACAAAAGATAGCGCAGAGCCCCCTTTGTCCAAACTAGTTGCACACGCTGCGGTCGTTGGCGTAAAAGAGCCACGCTAGTACGCTCGTCATAGCCGCCAAAGCGGTCACCCCTGCCGATTGTTCCGGGTGCGCGTCATTCGGCTTTGGCGCACCTTGGCCGAGAGACAGGCCTGTTGATGATAACCCGCGCTCGATGATGTGGATCGTAGGCCCTATTTTGCCGCGATGCTACCAACCGCGGTATGTCCCCAGAGAGATCAGCGTCGCAGAGCCCCTGGCCTTGTACATGGGGTTGCTCGGCTCCCCCGAGCATCATATTATGATGCAGCATGCCCACAAGATGGTCGGCAAAGTGGTCGCCCTATGCGAAAAAGTGGCCACGGAGCCACCGTGCTGCATCCAGATCCCTTGCACGTGCCGGACGTGAGTGCCGTGCTACGGCAAGTTTGCGCCGTTTTCTACAACGGAATTAGGGGGAACCAGAAACACCGAACCTTCATTGGCCGTCTAATCGGACAAAGGCGGCGAGACAAAGGGAAAAAACACAACGACCTTCTCCGCCGTCGAAAACAACAGTAACCACTCCGCAGACCGCGAGCCCGTGTAGCGCATGAGCCTCTCCTACCGCTTTGCCAGGTGGCATCTTGGACAAGACCCCTATGCGTACATGGCCGATGCCGAAGCCCAAATCGAAATCTACCGCGCCGTAGAGGCAAGACAGCACGGTTTGTCTGCGCAACAGCAACGCGAACTCGAACAACTCAAACTCGCTCTGTCTCGTGTGCGTCGCACCATCTACGACGCAAAGGTCAAATGCGAGTGATTTCAGTATTCGTATTCGGTAAATAAAAGGTTGGATAAAATCGGCAGTTTGCAGACGAACTCGAATGCGGGTGCGTCCGATCCGTCTCGCATTCAGGTTTGCGCTCGCTCCCGAGCCGGAATGCGCAAACCAAGTTTGGTCCACGCGCGTCTCCAAGCCGCCATCGTAATTTTCTTTCTTTTATTGCGCTTTGTTTCGTCGGCATGAATTCCAACTTGGCGCACGAAACCGGATGGCCAAAGGCCTCGGTCGACCGCAAGCCAACGAACCAAAGGCAAGCACTCGTCGCGCCGTGTTGGCCAGAAAATCTTTTCCTTTTTTTGCTCACAAAAAGAGAGGAAAATAATATTAAAAAAGCAAAAAAACGTATTAAAAAGAGTTATGGTGAGGGAGTATGAGGGGCGGCGCAGAGACCCCTTTGTTCGAGCCAGTCAAACACGGTGCCGTCGCCGGCGGAAAAGAGTCGCGCCAGCGCGCCCGTCACGACCGCCGACTTGATCTCGGCCGGCGATCGGTCCTGTGCTCTGCCGCTCCGCTCCATTGCGATCTCGTCAAAGGGCGATGCCGTCGACAAGAGTTCGCGGTCGACGATACGGGCCAGAAGCCCGAGTGCGCCGCGCTCGGCCGCGATGCGGGCCAGGCGCGGCACGTTGCCGACAAGGCCCATGTCATAGAGCCACTCGACCCGCACTCCGAGTTCAATGGGCAGGGCATGTATCCGATTGATGGGCTCCAGTCCCACTAGTTGGTCAGCGAGGTGGTCACTCCAATCGGGGAAGCGATCGCAGAGCCAGCGCGCCACGTCCAGATTTTTTTCGTCTGCCGCTGCGGCCAGGCACGGCCATCCATTGAATAGGTCGGGAAAGCGCATGTAGAATATCTCAATGTCACACAGGGATGCATGCCTGCAAATAGCGTCGCACACCCTGGACCGAGCATGCCGCGGTGTATCGTCTCCCATGCAGACAAATACCGCATCGAGACTCATCGTCTCATCGGCCGCTGCCTCCATAGCCAGGGCGGTCCACAACGCGATGTTGGGACAAGCACGACGGCAGTGAGCCAGTATGGTCATGGCGCCACCGTCCAGCACATGGCAGATGTCGAGCCTTTGCGGCGGAGCCCCGCATGCCTCGCAGGCCCACAGAAAGGCAGCGAGATGGTCGCCCTGTATGGCGCCTTCGATGACGCAATCCGAACCGAGGTGGGTGTGCCACTCGACGGCGAGCACGTCGATGCGCCCGTTTTTGGCGGCCTCGCGACATGCGTCTTGGCGCCATGCGTCGGGTACGTTGTCCCTGTCGACGAGGCCGATGCGGCCCAACAGGTCGAGGACGCGGTCCGCATGCCCGTGGGCAATGGCATTGGCGACGCACAGACGCGCGTCAAAGGCCGCCTGTCGATCCCAAAGGAGGGCAATGGCTTCGATGTTGCCCGTTGCACAAAAGTCGTGCGGTTCACGGCATCCGCGCCAACGACGCTTGCGAACCTCGACGGCGGCATCCGATGACGCCGCCCAAAAGAGGGCACCGGCCTGGAGGCAATGGCAGAAATCGCGATCGCCCACATGGTCGAGTATGGCGGCAACCAATTCGACCGGTAGACACGCGAGCCCTGATTCGGCCTCGCCGGCACCTGGCGTCCTTTGGTGCATGTGTGTCTTGGTCTCGTGCCGTCAGGCCTATTTCTGTTTTTTCCTCCTTCTTTTCCGGTGGTTGCAGGATGATTTTTTTGCTCGCACTTGACGCCACTGTGGCCCGCCGTGTGCGTGCCTGTTTTTTCCCCTTTCGTCGTCCTCCTCTCTCGGCTTTGTCTCTTGCCTGGCCGCGTCTCTGATTGGGCAGTATCTCCGGTTGTAAAAAAGAAACGAAAAATAAAAAGAGAAAAGGAGAGAGAGGCGACCGGCGGCCGCGGGGCGCCCAAAGTGCGCGGCGACCGCCTCACTAGGACCGCCTCTTGTCAAAATCGCACGCACGAAAAACCGCCCCAAATCGCCATGTCGCATCTTGTGATTGCACAAAAAAGATTGAAAAGAGCCCAAGGCGAGGGGACCTTTTTCTTGTGATCTCGGATTTTGTGACGGGCGCCGCGGTACCTGCCGTGGAGGCCCGAAAATAGAACACGCAGCCTAAAAAATAGTGTCTGCGCATCATAGTAAAAAAGACGAGTGTCCATGCCTCTGCCTTCCACGCGCGCTCTCCCGCGCTCTGCGGCCTTGAGGGGTGCCATGTCTTTGGTCGCCCTTGCGGTGCTCTTGTGCTGTGCCGCTGCGCCTATAGACGCCTACCGCTACACGGTCTTTGTGGGCGCGTCGACCAACTGGACCGCGCCGGTGGGCGCCACCGACGTCTCGGTGACGCTGTGGGGCGGCGGCGGCGCGTCGTCGTCCTCGCTCGAATGCGGCGCGGGCGGCGGCAGCGGCTCGGCTATCCTCAACCGTACGGTGGGCGACGCACAGTGGAGCGTCGCGCCGAGCGACGTCCAGTGGATCGTCACCGTGGGCAAGGGCGGCGTGCCGATGGACGACGCCAACTATGGCGGCGGCGACGGTGGCAACGGCGGCGAGACTTTTGTCGTGGCCGTGGCGCCCGACGGTACCGAGTTGTTCCGCGCCACGGCCTATGGCGGCGGCGGCGGTCGGTCCGTCTACGAGAGCACAACCGACTTTTGCCGCGGCGGCGGTGGCGGCGGCGCGTCGTCGTCGGCGTCGGGCCCCACGCCCGGCGGCGGCATCCCCGGCGGCGGCATGGACAATGACCACATCGGCGGCCCGGCCGAGGGCGGCCTCGTGGGCGACGTCAAGGCCGGCGGCGCCGGCTCTGGCTACGGCTACCTGTACGGCGACCTCACCCAGCCCTTTGCCGACGGCGCGGCGTGGTCGTCGCCGGGCCGGTATTGGCCCGGCGGCTCTGGCCGACGCACCGGCAGCGGGTACACCCTCCAACTGTCGTGGGGCGGCGCTGCCGGCTTCAACGGACGGGGCGGCAACGGCTACCAGTTTTCGCGCGAGTACCCGCCGGCCAACAGCGGCTCGGGCGGCGGCTCGGGCTACGTGATGGCTCCCATTGGCGCCAACGGCATGAACGGACCCGGCGCCGACGGCGGTGTCATCATCGAGTACAACCACCCGGTGGGACCCACGCCCTCGCCGACGCCGACGCGTTCGCCCACGCCGTCGAGGACGCCTTCCCCATCACGGACGCCCTCGGTGTCGCCCACGCCGTCGGCGCAACCCCTGTCGCAGTTGGTGACACTGGTGTCGCCCATCAGCGGCAAACAATTGACGCCGCAAGAGGACGGCAGCGTCAAGTCGCTGTGGTACGGCGCCTCGTACAAGGAAAAGTGGGCGGTGAGCCGGCTCTCCAACGGCAAGTACACCTTTAAGGGCTTCAACGGGTACTACCTCACGGCCAATCCAGGCGGATGGGTGCGCGCCGAGACCACGACGGTCGGTTCATGGGAGCAGTGGGACGTGATCATCAATCCCGGCAACCAGTGGACCTTGAAGAGCGTCCACGGCACCTACATGGGCACCACCGTCGCCGGCGTCATCTACCTCAATAACGACTCGACTCTGTATTGGACCAAGACCAACGTCTAGACCTTTTTTTCTGATCTGTAATAGAATATATACATTTTATGTTGTACATTGCCTGTTGTTCCCATCGACTGGCGACGCTTTGCGGCTTTGTCTGGCATTTCTTCTTTTTCCCGGCTCGTGTTGGCAACCGCGGGCGTCGCCCTTGCGTCGGTGCGGTCGGTTCGATGCCGCGATCCCTTTTTCTGGTTGTCGCCTTTTTTCTTTTCTTTTCTTTTCGATGGCGCCAAAAACAAAGGGTGCCCTTTGTGCACGCCCGCCGGGCGTCGCCTTTTTTCGCGGGTCCTCTAGTGGGAGAGGGACCGCCGACCAGAGCACCGGCACTTGGCCCGTGCAAAAAAGAGAGACTAAAAGTGAGGCAGTTTCTTTTTTTCGCGCCCACACTTGGCGGCCCGATAGACCACAAAGTCGGCGGGCGCCGCGGCCAAATGAAAGAGGGCAGGCAGACCAACATAAAAAAAGAAAAAGAAAAAGCAACTCAAAAAGAAAAAGAAAAAGGCCTAGACGGATGCGAGCGCGCGCTCGACGGCTCTGACGACGTGCCACAGGTGTGGCGGGTAGACGGCAAACAGTCGACAGTGGCGCGCGGGCGTCGTACACACGTCATTGTGCGCGATGCCATAGACGGCGAGGCGCGCGGCAATGTACGACCCGGTGCCGACGCGCCTCGGGGCCAGTATCTCGCCGGTGAGTGCATCGCGGATGGTCGTGTGCTTGGTGTAGCGCAGATGCATGCGCCACCTCTCTGGTTTGGCATTGTTGTCGTCGTTGCCGACGGCGATGGGACCCACGGTTGCGACCATGGGCACCCACGGCACCGAGTCGCCCCACTGGTCCGCGGTGGGCGAGTCGCGAGAGAGGGTCTCGTGGAGGGCCTCGATCTCGGCGTCCATGGTGCGCAGACGACTGCCGCAGGCGTGCGCACGCGCGGCGTGTTTGTCGTCGGCCACGGCGACCGTGACCACGCGCGTGTTGTCGTCGACCAGGCGATCGCCCCTGCCCGCGCACCTCCTGCTGTCCAGGCACCATGTATTGGGCGCTGTGTCTGGCGCGCGGCACCGCATGCACACCATGGGCTCGGTGACGCACATGGGCGGCACGCGCACGCGCGCTATGGCGGCCAGCGGCGTCACCTCGGTCTGCAGCGTCACCTCGAGTTTCGGGAACACGTCGCTGCTGTTGGAGACCATCGACGCGTGGGTGAAATGGCCCAGCAGCGCGGCGGCACCGTCGTAGGCGACGGGCTCAGGATCAGACATCATACCCCACAGAGAGCCATAGTCGTTGCCCGGCAGGTTGATGTCGCGCCCCATTGCGACGTCGCTTTTGCCATTGCCGTCGCCGTCGCCGTCTGCGCGGTTGCCGTCTTTTGCAGCGACACTGCCGGCGGTCTCGTGGTCCAAAGGCACCGACGCGATGCTGTCGTCTCGCTCGTTGTCGTTGTTGTTGTTGCGGTCAGATGTCTCGGTACCCGTGTCTGCTGGGTGCGCAGCGACCTCCGTGCCGGATGCCGGCGGCGCAAAGGCAAAGCCCTTGGCCGCCGCGCGCGCGATACGGCGTGGGTTGGGCGTGATGCCCGGCAGCGCCACCGTCATCCTCGACACGACAGTCCACACGCACGCCCACGACGCACAGACGTCGGTCCCATCGTAATAGGCGCAGGCGTGCGTCATGTCAAAGTCGTCAATGACATCGTGCGCCGTCTGCACGTCGGTGTAGATCACCTGGAGGGTTTCGGCGGCGCGCCGGCCACCGTCTTGCTCGTGGCCGTCGCTCCCAGAGGGCGCGGTTGAATCGCGGTCCGTGTTGTTGTCGTCGCCGTCATCAATGACAAAGGTGACGACGCTGCCGCGCACCGTGACCCGCGCGCCCGGCAGCGCATCAAAGAGTGCGCCGATGACACGCGCAAAGGTTCGTCGCCGGTGGTGTTCGTCGCCGCCCACGATCCACATATCGACGTCTGAATCGTCGAGACGGTGGCGCAGCGTCGGCGACTGCATGGCGTTGACCACGGCGCCGCCGGCCAGCACCGCGCCCGGTCCCAGGACGCCCGTCGAGAGGATGGCATCGACGAGGCACGGCGAATCGGCGGCGAGGGCCGCGACAAAGGCCTCGTGCGATGGAGCAAAGCACGGGACGGCTGCACCGGCAGGATCTGTGCGCGTCGTCTCAAAGAGCGTGCCCATCGGCGAGAGCACGCGGCACGCCGACAGGGCAAAGGGCGCGTTCAGCAGGGCGCGCATCGGCGCCAGGGGCGCAAACCAGTCGCTCATGGCGTCGGCCGTCGCGGCGGCCAAGAGGCCCGGCGTGCACTGGACCACGTCCAGCAACACGCCCGCGCAAGGCGACGCGCCAATGTCGGATTCGACCACGCGATGGGCGGCTTCCAGGAGCGCCGCGCCGCAGGCGACATAGGCGGCGAGGTCAACACGCATATGTGTGTCACAGCGATCGCCTCCCTCGTCCGCGTGGCCATCATCTGCCTCGGCCTCTTTAGGTGGCGCGCTCCACACGCTGTCGACAGAAAACAACCCGGCGTGGAGGTCGGCCCAAGAGGCAGAGACGTCGTCCTCGGCCACGGTCAGCGCGTACAGGGCCAGGATGGCATAGGGGTCGGGTGCGGCACGCGACGACGTCGAGGAGGACGACCAACCTAGTGCGGCCGCGAGCGCCTCTTTGCATTCGCGCAGGCACGGCGCAGCCTCGAAAAAGGCAAGGTAGCCAGAGAGGCCGAGGGCATCGGCGGCGGTGGGCCGCGCGGTGCCGTCCAATATGCCGGCCAGGCGCTCCAGCGCGGCGGCGTCGATGCGGCCCGCCGGCAGCCGCACCGTGACCGAGCCGCCGTGCGTGCCCGCGTCGGACTCGGCAAAGCCGCCAGTCAGCATGGCGGCAAAGTAGGCGCTGCGCGCACAAAGGCCGGCGACGTCGACATTTGTCACAGTGACGGTCAGCGACTCGGGCGCGACAAAGGTGATGTCGATCGTGGTGGCGTGGTCGACCTCGTGCGTGCGCTCGGCGTGGTCTGTGTTGGACTCGTCGGGCTCGTCGTGACGGGCGCGCTTGGCCGGTCGGCAGAGCGCGACATCGTCGCCTGTGGGGGCGCTGGCAGGATTGGGTACGTCCATCGTGTGTGCGAGGCCGAGTGTGACAATCTCTTTTTTTTTTCTCCTCTATTGCGTGCGGGCTGCGCTCGCCTTTCTGCCCGGTGCTCTTTTTTTCATGCCCCACCCGAGCGCGCGCAACACCGGCGCGCATCGTGTATGATTTGGACCAGCCAACGGCCAACTGCCTTTTTTTGCTTTAGCCAGTCAATATTTTTTTTGATTCTCGTCGAGGCCGGAAAAAAACACGGGGCCACAATGCGGGCCGCCTCGGCGAGGCCGACAACCGACGACAAAGAGAGCCCTCCTTCCCGTGTGTCTATAGGCGCCCTCCAACACGATCTTGGCCACGTTGAGAAAAATAAAAAAAACCCACAAAAAGGCGCCATGTGACAATGGAAAAAGAAAAGAGTCGAGCCGACATCTCCTTTTATTGCCGCAGCCTTGTGTCTTTTTTCTTTTGTCCGTTCTTTTGTGTGGGCGGGCGGGAGCCGCCGGACCACGGCGCGCCACGGACAGATCTTGGGGTCCGGTGCAGCGCTCCCTCGAAAAAAAAGGAACGGGAAAGAGGTTGTGCAAAAAAAAAAGAGTTTATGCCGCAAAAAAGGCCAAGAGCGCGCACGCGACGAGAAACAAGAGCGCAGCACAAACGGTGGTCATGGGCAAAAAGAGGCAACGGGGACGGCGATGCGCTGGGGCGTCGGTCGACGCACAGCCGCGGTGCAATGCATAGGCCAGGCAATCGTCGTGGCCGCCGGCGCGCGCCACACGGCACGTGTCGGCGTCCCAAGGGCAGCCGTGCTCGTGCGCATACGTGAGAACGTCGAGGTGTCCGCCGGCGGCAGCGTTCCTGCACACGGCCGACGTCCATGGGCAGCCGGCCTCGCGCAGGCACTTGAGCACAGCCAGGTGGCCGCCCTCGGCGGCGGCTGCCGTTGCACTCCAGGTCAGAGGACAGGCCCTGTCGACGAGATAGCAGACGACGTCGAGGTGGCCGCGGCGTGCGGCGTCACGTAGTATAAGGTCGGTGCAGCCGTCCGGACCCGCGCGGCAGCCGTGCTCGATGGCCCAACGCAGACAGTCGAGATGGCCGCGCTTGGCGGCGCTCCACGTCACCATCTGTTGGTCCCACGCACAGCCGTACGTGCGCGCGTACTGCAGGCACGCGAGGTGACCTCCCTTGGCGGCCGCCGTGCACGTGCGCCCGTCCCAGGCGCACCCGTGCTCATGTGCATACTTGAGTACGTGCAAGTGACCGCCGCGTGCTGCCGCGCTGCACGTGCGCTGGTCCCAGTAGCAGCCCCGCGCGCGCATAAGGCGCACGGCCTCCAAGTGGCCACCGGCGGCGGCGAGCCTGCATGCGTCGTTGCCCCACGGGCAGTGGATGTCTATGAGGTACGCGAGCATGGGCACGTTACCGCGCGCAGCCGCTGCCGACGTTAGCGCCTTGGTGATCGGATAACTGCATCCGTGCAAAACCGTGACGACGTCGGCGCGATCGTCGACCACCGCATCGCGGCAGGCATGGCGGTAGCGCGGGCACTCCTTGCCGTGCGCGTACGCGAGCCAGTCGGGCGGCAGGGGTTCGCCTGTGAGAGGAAAAAAGGAGCGCGGCGCACGCCCACCCAGGCACACGGGCGGCCCCATGGTCGTCCTATCCTTGGACAGGGTACGCCATTTGCGGCAGACGCGCGGGGCCGTCGAGTAGAGGTCGGCGCACGGAAGGCGACAGAGGACCGCGACGAGCATTTCATCGGGCAGGTCGCCCAGGGTCGCGATCGGGCCAGCGGTGGCGGCCATATGTCGCATCCAAAGAGGTCGATCGTGCTTGCGTCGTCGTCTGGTTTGCGTGCGCTCGTCTGTGCTCTCTTTTCTCTTGTCTGTGCGGTCCTTGTGTATGTCTTTTTTTTTGTTGGCATCGGTTGACTGGGCAAGAACCTCTCGGCCGTCGAATTGGGGTTTGGCGAGTATGTGTCGACTTGGCTTTGCGACCGACCAATCCGAGTGCGCGCATGTGCGCCCCTTTTGTGCGCCATAAATGGCGGGCCGCCATGAAAAGAAAAGAAGAAAAGGCACAGGCTGCGATCTGCCAAAGGGACCGGAAAGGATGACGCCGGCCGACTGCCCGTTTTTTTTTCGCCCACTTTCAAGTCTTGGATTGTGGTTTTCTAGAATTTCTGTTGGTCGGGGATGCAAATATGGGCCGTCGGCACAGCACCAGCCCGGAACATGGAACGAAGGAGCCGGATTTGGTAACGTTTTTCTTGTCGTGGAAGATGATTTGGCTTTTTACCCGTCTCGCTCAGAGTAGGGCGGGAGGGAAAGTATGGGTGCGTCGCCGACAGGCCCAATGCACGTCCAGTCGCCGACGCGGTCGCACACACGCACATACATCACAAAGTTAGACAACAAGTTTTCTTTTCTTGCCAGCGGCACGACGAAAAAAGGACACAGTGCTGATTGTGCGCAATAAAGACAATTTGTTTTTCATCATTGTTGAAAAGGTGGCATAAAAAAGGGAGAGCGAGAAAAATCTTTGGCAATGACCCTCTTTGGCGGGCGACAACCGGAAGCCTCGTCTAGCACTCGGTGGCAAAGACGGCGGCGTGGCGGTCAAAGGCCTCGCGCAGCCAGTCAAAGGCACGCACGATGCCGACGGCGACGGGGAGGTCGGCACCGAGCCGGAGCGCGCCCTCGTCAAGGATACCCCGAAAGCGCTCCACGGGCACGGGTGCAAATTCACGCCGGCGATAGTGGTCGATAACGTGGTGGGGTTCGTCGCAGGCAAAGCGCGATTCGCGCGCGGGTCCGGCGGCGTCGACGGCAGCCTCGACGGCGGCCCGTTCTTCATCGTCCATATCGTCAAAGTATTTCGATCGGTGCGGTGCAAAGTAGGACTTGTCGTAGGTGGCACGAGATCGCGGATCGCGTATCGACAGAGCATAATAGGCCGCGACCGTCGGCGCACGAGCACTAGCCGTTTTCGTGTCGCCTGCCGACGCGCCGGGGACGGTCGACCGCGCACGACAGTTGCCCGTACTGTCGCCGTCATCACTGGTATGGTCGCCGTCGTTGATGATCAATAGATGGCCGTAGAAGCGAGCGTGCGCCAGGCCGTCGGCCTCGGCCGTGGGAACAAAGTTGCACCGCATGTTCCAGTTGACAAAGAGACCGCGGGTGGGATCGACGTAGCGGCTTCCGCATCGCATATACTTGCGCGGAGATGCGACGCGCCATCCGTGGCGCACCATCGGCGACAGCATCGCCAACGTCCAGGTCGTCAGGATCTCGGCGTCAAAGCGCGCCGGCGACCGTAGCGCCGGCGCCGCAAGGACTGCAAGTTGTGGACTGGCCTCGGCGGCGATGGCCTCGCACAGATCTTGGGTGCTGACCGAAAGAGCGGGTTCGGCGCTCTGCATGAGGTCGGCCACCGCGTCCATCTGTGCGGCCAGACGGCGGTGCCAGTCGGCCTCGGTCTCGGCGTCCATCTCCACCAGCGGGTCAAAGGCAACGCGCATACACGGCCAAAAGGACTCGACGGCGTGCCGTCCGTGGCCCTTGTACCGACCGAGCATGGGCGCCATGTGCATCGGATCGAGCAGTCCACAGCCGACGAGGTATGTCCGGTCCGAGTGCTCCCGTTGGAGCGCGGCCTTGTCCCGGCGGCATGGGCTGTCTTCCTCCTGCGGCGCCGCATAGTCGGCGGGTGGTCGCGGCACATCGAGGGGACGGCACTCGCGCGGGGGTTTGGTGTAGGCCTCGGGGGCCAGGCCCATGGGTTCGCCTTTGGCACCGACAAAGAGTGAACCCCACTGCCAGACGACTTGCATGACGGCGCCGTCCGACGCGCGCACAAATGCATTCGAGTGGGGGTACGGGTTGGATTGGACGCCCCACAGGGCATCGCCATCGTCGTCGCCGTCGTCACGGGGGTCGTCGGTGCGATCGAGTGACCATCCAAAAGACGCGCAGAGAACAGGGGCGGCGCGCAGCAGAGGTCCGTAGCGGGCATTCGCAAAGGCGCCAAAGGTGGCATAGCCCGAGCGCATAAAGGCAAACCACTTTTCCGTGCTTCGATCATAGCCGTCGCCCAGCCTCGCGCCGCAGCATGACTCAAGAGCGTACGTCTCACGGTGCACAATGTGCGTCATGAGGATCGTGCCGCCGGCCAACTCTTGTCCCTCGCGAACATCGTCGTACCAGAGGCGGCCGCATTCGACATGGACCAGCCAGTGGTCGCCCAGGCCGCAATAGGCCTTGGCGATGGGCTCGACGGCGTCCCACGGCGAGGTCACCGTGTCCATATTCTCGGGGCAGAGCACGACGTCATAGACATCGAGTCCGTGTGCGGCCAAGGCCGGCAGGAAGCGCGCCAGCGCAGCCGCTGCCGTGCCCGTCGAGTAGACCGTGGGGGCGTCGTCGGGTGCGCCGTGCGGTCGGTCGAGAGCGGGTCCGTGTGTCGGCAACGTGGACAAACACGCCGAGATCATGGGCTCCCATGTCGACAAGGGGCGCTCAGCGCCCTTGGGGCACTTGCTTAAGAGAGTTGTAATGCGTTCGTCGTCTTGGGCAGGATCGTCGGCGACGGGTTCTTCCAATCGCGGTTCGGGCGTGTCTCGTCTGTCGACGCGGTCGTCTGACACATGGTCGTCGTCGACTTTGTCATCCTCATCTTCGTCGTCCATGTCTTTTATGTTTTGATGATTGCCTTTTTCGTCTTTTGTGCCAGTGTCCGATGTGGCACATCCCCGGCAGGGCGCCTCGTCCTCGGTGTCGGTGTCATCGCCCACGTCCGAGTCGTGGTCGCTATCGCGGCTGCTGCCAGACGAGGTTTGGATAATGGGCACGGTGAGGTGTGCCGCGAGCAACACGACGAGGTCGCGCGCAGGACGATCGAGATCGACAGAATGCGTGGTGTCGTGCGACATGATGTACTCTAAAGCCGCAGCGGGGAAGAAAAAGGAAGAGAAAGAGAGATAGAGAGCAAAAAGGGGCGGAGCGGTAGAGTGAGGTATGATATGACGACGGCAACAACAAACCCGCCGTGGCGGCATGGTGCGAGTCTTTGTACCCCTGCGCCCCGACGGCACGCCCAATCCTGGGCCTGTCTGTTTCTTGCCTGTCGACATATGTTAAGCCCGATTGGCGCTTTGGACAAGCAGCGCAGAATTTAAAAAAAAAAGAGGCTCCATCGGGCACATTTTGCACACCAAGGCCGATCCACCGCCAGTCGATCCACCGCCTGCCCGCCCGCTATTGTGCCTCTGCGCTGCGCAGTCGCTCGCTCTTCTTTTTTTTCTTCATCTCTTTTCGGGCCTCGGTATTGCCTTTTTTTATTGGCGACCGGTCATGCAGCACGGCGACCAACATGACCTCCCTTTGCTCGATCACACTGCACCGCCCGCCACCGACTCTCTCCATACCCTCGCGGCGGCTTTGAAAGCCCTCGCCAAGGCGCGCCTACAAAACTCCAATGTCGCTTGGCGAACGACCACGACCAAGACTACGGCCGGCGCGGCCGAGGCTATCCGCCGCCGCTTTCCGGGTCCTCACCGTGTCTGCGACGACTGGGAGCAACTCGTGCGTCGGCACGCGCACGCCGAGGCCGACGCTCTGGGCCTGCGCCTATGCATCGAATCTGTCAAGGGACTCGGTGTGACTGTCCACGGAGCGCGCCCACTCGACCCCAACAACACAGAGGATGGCGAGCATCTGCCTGCCGACTTGGACAACATGCGTCGCAGGTCGGCGCCGTGGAGGTTGCCACAAGCGGCACCGTCCGATTCCGATCCGAGCCGGGACGAGCCCCCGACCGACCGAAAGACTCAACTTGTCTTTTGGTGCAGCGCGCCGTCGCATCCACTAAGCAGGGACGACCGCGAGCCCGCCGCAGACCGCCCAGTCCTTGCCGTCGAGATACGCATGGGCCTCGGCCAGCGTCCGTGGGCGTCTGCCGGACACGTGGTCAACCTCGCGACGGGCAATGTCATCGCCCTCGGTTGTACGCTCGTATGTGACCCCGGCCTCGATACGCATCAGGACGTGCGACAGGACACGCTGCGCGCCCAACGACGTCTTCTTGCCGACTTTTTGACCTCGGGCGAGACCGCGTGGCGGCCCTTTGCCGCGCGACGCTATGCCAACGTGCGCCGTCTGCCCCGCGTCCTCGTGGCTCGCGGTTGGACGGTCAAGGACGGCGATCTGGCCGAGTGGTCGTGGGACGATCCCATGGGACCCACAGCCGAGTTGTCGCTCGGACCATCGCTCTCGCTGAGCCGGCCCGATGTGCCGGTGGTGGTGAGCGTGCGCATGATGGACGCCCATCTCATCGTGTCATCCGACTCGCACTGGCGCTACGACGATTGCACGCAAATAGACTGGCCGACGCTGTTTGCGGCCGACTCGCCCGCACAGGCCTTTTACGGCGATATCAGATTTGTGCGGCTCCATCGATGCGAACCGCCGACCTACTATGGCGCGGACAATGCGCACTTTGACGCTGTCAGTGCCCGTCAGCGTGAGAGGCTCGTGGCCATGGGGCTCGTGTCGGCGCTCGCCATCTCGGGTCGCAAGGGGCGCTTTTGCAGCCGCGAGTCGACAACCGAGGAGGGTGCCTGTGCCCACCCAGATGGCGCCAAGGACGCCGACGGCGACGACGTCGCCCATGATGATCGCGATTATCGTGATGATAACGACGACGGCGGCAACCATGATAATGACGACGGCGACGGCGGAAGCGGCGGCAATGACGGAGACGGCGGAAGCAATGGCGACGACGATTACGATTCTTTCGGAGCGCATGTGCTCGTCGACGCGGACGCACCGGCAATGGCCGATGCCATCGAGGCCTATGTCGCTCAAAACATTTTCGGCAAGTATGGACCCGTCGAGGTCGATTCCGGCCGGCGTCTCCACGGCGGCCTGTGCGACGATCTCCTTGACCAGGCAGTCTCATCAGGACGGCTGTGGGCTGGACTCGCGCATATCGGAGGCGTGCACCACGCGACGGCCGAGGCGATCGTGCACGTGACGCCAGCGGCATTGGACGCCGAGGGCGGCGCTGTCGACCAGCCGCGGCTCATTGTCAACTGGCGTGCCAAATGCGTTCCGACCACGCCAAAGACGCCCTGCCGCCGTGGCAAGCACATGCACTTGACCGTGTGGGCCGCGGCGTTGGTCCAGAGCGATGGACGCGGCGGCGCCTGCGTTGCCGTCTCAGTGCCCAAGGCGGCCACTTGGGCACGCTTTGGCAAAGAAAAAGAGTCTGACGACGAGCGCGCTGGAGAGGATCCTACTGCGCTTTGCGCATCCGACCCGCCAGGATACCACACGGCGGAACACGATATCGACGACGGGGCCACCCTATTGCAGCGTGTTCTTGACCGGTGCGCGCACGCCGACCCGGCGGGCTACCCGCCCGACCTCCACCCGGCGCTGGTCGCCGTCCTGGACATGGAGCGCGAGTGCGGCAAGCGGGCGTGCTTTGTGCCGTGGGCCTACCGCGTCGATACCCCTGGAAACCCAGTCGACGCGCGCTCTCTCGCCTCATGGATCATCGACTGCGTTGTCGAGATCTTTGGCGTGCTCGACAGTGCACTCGGCGGCGTGGCCGTCGTTCCGTGCCAGGGCCGCTCCACAACAGCCGACAGCGAGCCTTGTCTGCTCGCTCTCGAATAAACCCCATTCTTCCATCCGCAAGGCGACCCTCTCTTTTTCCTAATTGTTGGGTTTTTTCCTTTTCTCTTTTGGCCGGTTGCCGTGTTGAGGATGCTTTTTCTTCGTGACCACCGGCATGACGTGTGTGTATTTTTTCTGTTCGTCCTTTTGGGGTTGGCGGTGTGCGTCCGAGCCGCGGCACCGACGGCAGGCGAAAGCGCCCAGAGGAGGCTGGGGGATCACACCGCAAGGAGAGACCTCAAATGGCACCAAGGAGCAAGCCGACCAAACACGTACGCGAGAAACAAAAAAAATAACCGCCGACCAAACATTTAGCGCCGTGGTTGCGCCTCTGGCGGGCTTTGCGCCCGCGCGCAGGTGTCCCCCCCCCCACCCGACAGAGCAAGAACATGGGCGGCGATATACGCGGTTTTTTGCGCTGTGTCGGTGGCACAACCTTCCGCGTCCCTTTTTTTTGAACAAACAAAGAAAAGAGACCACAACAAAAATCGTATAATCGACGGCACACAAACAAACCTCCTTTTGTGTGCGTCTCCGTTTTTCTGAAAGGAGGAAACAGCGAGCGAGCAAGACAGAGAGGGGCCGGGGCGATCCCAAAAAAAAGAGGCCAGCGCCAGGCCCGGGGCCTCTAATGGGCGACAGCGCCGTTGCTGCGCTCTAGCAGGTCCTCGAGCGTAAAGGGCGCGAGCCCACCGTCGGCCGTCGGCTGCGTGCAGTCGCACAGATCGCATTCGAGGACGGCTGCGCGCATCATGAGGCACCCGCTGCCAAAGACGCAGCCGACAAAGACACAGCGGTCGAGCACAGCACCGACAAAAGAGGCCTCGTCAAAGCGCTGGCCAAAGAAAAAGACGCCCGTGAGCCGCGCACCCACAAAAGAGGGCCTGTCGAGCGCGATGCGCAGGATGCCGTGGGCAGCAAGATCGCGGTCGGGCGCGTCAGCACAAGTCCACCGCTCGTATTGTGCCAGGGTTGGATCGTCGATGGATGACGCCTCGTGTGGCCCATGGAGCCACGGGCCGCGAGGGTCCCACGACGGGTGCGTCAACTCGACGTGTTCAAGGGCCACCATGTCAAAAGAGCGCAGCAATGACGGCGACGCAAAAGATGGGGCCAACCGCTCGGCTGTGGTGGTTGACAGAGAGGAACCGGCGGCGGCGGCGACCAGCACCTCGATGCCGCGAGGACGCGCGCACGTCGTCGACGTCGCCTCCATCGTGGTGAGCACGGAAAGGCGCACAAGGTCTTGCGCCGTCCTCTGGCCCAGATGACCGCGCGGCAGCACGGCGCGCATGGTCTCTGTGCCGCATGCGGCCAAAAGACGTGGTGGCACCGAGGCCATCCATGGCTCCCACACAATCCTCGCCGGTTCACTCTGGTGGATCGAGGCGCCCGTCTCGGGATCCCATCCGGCAGGTCGATCCGAGTCGCCGCCATTGCACACCGAGGCCCACCATGAGAGCGCGGCCGCATGGTAGAACCGACCGCCGTGCGCCATGACGCACTCGACAGCGGGCACACACCGGCCGGTGAGAAAACAGCGCACGCGCCACGGAGCGCCTACCGAATGTGCGTCGACAGTGTGATGGCGATTGTCGTCATCGACGCCGAGGACCACACCAAAGGCGAGTCCGATGCCCCGATCAGCGGCACACGCACGATGGTCGCTATCGCCACCCAGACCGTTGTCGAGAATGACACGCGCCGCATCGGGAGAAATAGTGTGCAGACGATCGAGCGCGGCAAAGGGCGGCGGTGCGTCACCGTCTAGACCCAACAGGGCTCTCGCCGCGGGGCAGTTGTCGCGAAAGCGTCGCCCGGCGAGGTTTGGATCGGGGTGTAGGTCCGACACGGCGAGAAAGACCAACCGATCATTGCCCCCTACGCCCACATGGCCCCGGTGTGTCACGCGAACCAGGGACAAGGCAGTGCGTACGTCCGCGATCGATGTCACGCCGTTCGAGTCGGCCGCGGGATTGTGGATGACGGCGAGCGCGACAACCTTGCCTGGTCCGTCCTTGCGTGCGATTCGCTTGGTGAGGCGCGCCAGCGGCGCAGCGTCCACAGCCGGCCGCTTGATGCGCAGCCTCGTATCGCCCAACTCACTGGGACAAAAGACGCCTGTGGTACCGTCGGCGTACTGCATGACCCCATATGCCGTCCGGTAGCCGTCGACACATTGGCCCGAGTAGACGGCGCCCACTTTGGCGATGCAGGTCGACACGCACCGACCGGTGAGCGCATTGCTGGCAAATTCTGCTTTGTGCGTCGTGCCGTCCGAATAGTCGATGGTGCCGATACCCGCATAATTTCCACGGGCAACGCGACCGCGGTAGGTGCTCTCGCACCCTGAGATGCGCCCGGCGGCGTCGAACGTGACGACGTGGCGGTGGGTGACCACGCCGTTGCTCTTGGCCTTGTCGTCGATCGTAAAGCGTCCCTCTGTGGCATAGTATCGCCCGTCATCGTACTGGGCGACCATCGCGGCATAGCCACAAGGCAAAAGTACGGGTTGGCCTTTGTCCGAGATAGAGGCCACAAATTGGCCCGCCTGTCGGAGCCTGCCGCCGGACGATACAATGCGACCGGCCAACTGACCCGACGGGTCCACACGCAGCCGACCCGGCTGGGCCCGCATGAGCCCATAGATCCATCGTGCGCTCATGCCATGGGCGGCGTGGTCGGCGTGTTCCAGCGGCGGCCCGTGCAAGTCAATGTCGCGCCGGTAGGCAGCCTCCCATAGCCGCTCGTCGTCGGCGACGCCGGCCAAGGCGCGGCATGTGCACGCCACGGCGGCCAGGTCGTACCCCGACAGCCAGCAGACGATTTGGGCCAGGATTTCGGCGGGCAGAGCACTCAGTAAAGCCTTTGTGGGCAACGCCGTGATGTTGGTCGGCAGCGCATGCTCGTCAATCTCCATATTGGCAACGACGGTCGCGCAAGAAGGGACGAAAACAAGAGGACCGATAGCCTGGCGGCGCCAAAAGCCGTTGCCGTGCGCGCGTGCGCCTGTCTGGGCGCTCGATCCGCCCGCCAATCGGACAAGGCAAGCGCAAGGAACCAGGCAGTTGGCCGATGCACGGCAACGCCCTTTTCTTTTTTTTTCTTTGCGGTTTTACGCCTGTGGTCCCATCCACCCGGCGCGTTCATCTTTTCTTTCCCAACATTTGTCCTCGCGCCCATGTAACACGACCAATCCTCTTTGGGCGGCTCGGCAATAAGCAGGCGCGCCGGCGCTATCTTTGGCACCCATTTTTCCCTTTCGGCACCGCACCCAACAACACCAGCGGCAACCCGGTTCTCTCCCGCCCCCCAATCTGAGATGAGAAAGACCACCGCGACCCCGACCCTTTTCGGCACGCCTCTCGTGCTCGTTGCACTGTGCGCGGCCGCCCTGCTGTGCATGGCCGCCTCGGCCGACGCCAAGACGTGCATCTTCCAACAGTGCTTTTGCACCACCAAGGACTGCGACGCTTTTAGCGACTGCGCCACCTACGCGCAGGAAGAGGGCGCATGCGGGTCGAGCACATGATCTGCAACTGCAGCACCGACAAGATCCTCAAGTATGCCAACGGCGGCTGTGCGGACTCAATCACTCCCTACACATCGGGCAGTTGCTACATCAAGACCTTTTGCATGGCGATCACCTCGTGTGTCTAGGCCGTCGGCCGCGGAAAGGCGCCGGTCGCGGATGCTCTGTGCGAGACGACCATTCTCCTTCCCCGCCTCGTTGATCCCTTTTGTCCTGTTGGCGCGCGTCGCCTTTTTTTTCCTTCAAACAAACACGAGTTTCTCAAAATTTCGGCACAAGATTTTATAAAAAAAAGGAGAGACAACAAAGGCGACAGGTTTTTCGTCTGAAAGACTGTCTTTTTTTTGTTTCCTCTTTTTCTTTCTTTCTGGAGGAGCCCCAAAAGGCGGGCACGGCGGCGAGCGAGGGCCGGCCGATTGACCCAAACAAACACGCAAGATCCCGCTGCCGGTGTCCTTGCTGTGTCTGGATGTATCGATGACCGTCGAGTCTTTTGGCTGGCCGTTGCCGGGCGTTGGGCAGGTAGATAAAGAAAAAAAAAGAAACTTGACGAAAAGAGGCGCCGGCGGCGAGCCCTAGCGCGAAGCAAGGGCGTCGGCAAAGGCCAGCGCTACATGGGCGAGAACACGATCGGCAGCGCGGCGATCGCCAGGGCGGGCGCGCGCCATGCGCCCGAAAAACAACTGTCTCTGCGTCGGTGCACCGGACGGCACCGTAGTGTCAGGTCCCAGTCCCATCGAGACCAAAGCCCGAACCCCTACCAAAAGGTCCGTCGACTCGTCGGCCGATGCGACCGCGCCCATAATGCCAGCGATGGCACCGCGCCCGAGGGTACCGCCCCTCACGGACCGCTCGACCATGCGCTCCAACTGCCATACGCCGACGCCCAGTTTGCCGGCCAGTCGATCCGATAACCGGTCGTTGCTGGCGATGTTTCTGCGCGCACGCACGACCATCGTGTTGCGCGCTGCCTCGATCAGCGTAGCCAACGGCGCTTTGGTGAGCGGCTTCCTATTGCCGTCGCCCCTCGCAAACGAGCATGCACTTGGCGCTGCACCGACGTCAGACGCTGCTGTGGTCAACGCGATGGCGGCGTAGAGGCGACCCGCGCAGTAAGGACGCACGCCGACAGCCGGCCTCCTGGGCATCGCGTCGGCGCCGATCCGGACAAACCACAGGGCCAGCGTGCGGTCCACGGGTTCGCCGTTGTCGGCACGACGCGCGGCAGCGGCAAAGGTAAACACGTCGACGGCACCCGCCCATAGGGCAGCGTAGGGCAATTCCAGCGTGACCACTTCGAGTCCGTCACCACGCTGCGGCGTCGACGCATGTATCGAGGCGATCCTGTTGACATGGCGCCTGGTTGCGCCACGCCGTGTCGGTCGACATTCGCGATAGTAATGATAGCGCACCCCGACGACAGCGGGCATCACGTTGGCAAGCCACATGCCCTCGATGATGCCGGCGTCGTCGCACATGACGGCTGTCGTGAGCGCGCGCGACGTGTCGCCGGATGAAACGTGCCCATGCGTCCATCGTGCCACCGCTGCCGCGCGGCGCCGCGCCACGACGATGGCAGAGGCGGCCGCCATCGAGCGCGACACGGGAGCGGCACGGACCACATCCACCAGACGGCATTCGTCCAACACGGCCACCAGCGTCTCTAGAGGCAGTGCCTCGATGTACGCGCCTTTGGCGCCGGTTTGTCGCTGCGATGGAGCATGCATCGGGAGGGGGAGGAGGCGGTCGTGCGCCGTCGCGCTGCGCCGAAACACGCAGCAGCACAAGGCAAAGACAAGACCTTTACGCAAAAAAAAAAGAAAAAGAAAAAAACGGCAGCAACAACCAAGCAGAGAGGACAAAATCAGATTGGCAGCGTCGAGGGCCTAGGCAAATTCGATTGGCGTCGGGGGGCTGTGCACGCGCGTGGCGCGCAGTGGTTCCCGACCTTCAAAAAAAAAGAGGGCGTCAACGTGCATCTAGCAGAAACCCACCACCAGGAGAGAGATAGGCTGCTGTGTCGTCGATGGCTGACAGACCCCCTTCTAGTGTCCGGCGACGGGCAAAAGCGCGCGACGACCCATGGTTTTACACCGACGACGGGCGCGTGTTTGATCCAAGTGTCGTGTGTGTGCCGATCGAGCCGGCTCGTCGGGTGCTCGCCGACATGCGCCACCGCTGTTGTGACTGTGTCGTCGAGATGCGAGATTCGTCCAAAGGCGGCGCGGCGCGCGTGGTGGCCCACCGGGCGATCCTCGCGAGGGCCGGCTACTTTGACGCCCTCTTTCGGCGCGCCGAACCCGACCGCGTCGAGTGCCGCGATCCCGCGGACGGCGCGCTCGTGTGGCGCGCTGTCTATGCGGTCGATGTTGCCTGCACCCCGGCGAGTCTGGCCTTTCTCGTCGAGTGCCTTTACGATGTCGCCCACATCAAATACGTGGGCGACTGCGACGACCCGGTCGACGTCGTCGGCGCCGCCTGCTTCCTCCAAGTGCCGACCGAGCACGTCCACCGAGTGCTGCGACAGGTCTTGCGCGTGCTCTTGGACAATTTGGTCGATGCCAAAGCCGCCGAACCGCGACGTCCCTTGGCCCACTTTGTGCGCCATGTGCTCGCGTCGGGTCTCGAAGCAACGACAAGGACCTGTCTGCTGGGGCGCGTGCTCGGCCTGCTCGATCCAGCCGACCGCGCGGCCGTCGTCGCCGACCATCCCGATCTCGTGCCCGAGCACTATTATCGCCCCCACACAGAGCCCGGACGTGAAAGGATGACGACGTCCGACGGTCGCTGTTGGAGGCTCGTGCGTCTGGCGACCGACGAAACGCTGCGCGACGGCGTCACGCTGGTGTGGCGCGACCTCGCCTTTAAACTCGATCTGCGCGGGTGGGGCGCTACGAGGATGCCAAGGTCGCGCTCTCGTGCCTGACGGCCATCGAGGTCCTCGCGCCCATGCCCCAACGGCTGCGTACTTTGCGTGCCATCACGCGCCCGAGGGCGGCTTTCATCGAGGCCCGCGTCTATGACCCATCGGGGACCGTCTCGCTCAGCAAGTTTCAATGCGATAGCGACGACATTTGGTCGCGTAGTGCAGCCCAACGCCGGCAGACGGCGTGCTATGAGGGCCTCATGGGTCCGGTACCCAAGGACTGTCGGCTCGTTCCCGACCCCTTTTTTTACGTCCATTCGTCGACAGACGGCCAAGAGTTTGCCTCGATCAAAGAGGCGCCGGCCATGCTTTTTGGCGACGACCTGCTGGCGTGCGAAGTCGACGTGTGGATCGAGGTCGACGAGGACGATGACGGTGGGCGCAGCAAAGAAGCGCCCGCGGGCGACACTTGGGTCGGACAGCGACCGCGCTTTTTTTCCCTGTGATTTCTCTTGCATTGGATAGAGAGGAACAAAGAAAATGACGCGCATCGCCACCCACACACATGCTGTTGCTCACGTGCTCATTTTTTCGTGTGTTTTGGACCAAAAAAGTACGCCGCCAATGCCGCTGGACTGTGCGCGCTGCCCGCACGGTGACCAAGGAAAAACGCTGTCATGATGGATCGCGACCGGCTGGTCGGTGCAAACCCTTGGTCATGGCCAGACCACGTCCAGGACAACCCGACGCGGATCGGACCCGCTAGCACACCGTTTTTTTTGAGGCTGCGAACAAATCTTGCAGCGACATGTGCCCGGCGAAATAGGAGCGAGACGCGACCGCGGATGAATGCCGCGTCAACGGCCCATCCTTTTCATTTCATACCGTTGAAAATCTTTGAAAATACAATCCAAAAAGGAGTCAGATAAAAAACGGAAAGAATGGCCGTTGGCACGGCATTCGTCTGGCTGCGTGCGGCCTCGTCTTTTTTTGACGGTTGTGGCCATCTTTCCCTTGTTGCCGGTCGCCTCCACGAAATGGCATCTAAACGATTTAAATTGGGTCTCGGCGGCCCGCGCTTCATTTGCCGGCGACCCATCCGAGCGCACCCCCGCGAGCGCCTTTGCGGAGCGGTGCTTGCGCCTATTGACCGGTCCTATTTTAGACATCTGGCCACTCGGGGTCCGCGGGCAGCCGGCCTCGGGCAGGCATCAGAGCGTGGCCGGGGTGCCCGCCCTCGGCGGTCGTCGCTCCTTTTCCCCTCGTTTTGGAGCGTCGCCAGCACAGGGCACGCCTCTAGTCTGTCAGGTGCCTTTGTTGCACGCAGAAAAGCGAGAATCCTTTCTCCCCTTTTCTCGTTGCCGGCGTTGGTCCCGCGCACACGTAAATGGCGGCGGCGCGCTTGTCGCCGAGGCGGCCCTTTTTTCGTGTGGACCTTTACCTCGTGTCTCTTTTTTTTAAATCACACTGTAAAACAGCGCCTTTTCTTCTGAAAGAGACCGGGCGCGCGCGTATGACCGGTGCGGCCGCGCGCGGTATGCACTGCACGCCCACAACGCGATAAAAGACACCGCCGGTTTGTAAAGCACCTACGCACCCTTGACCTCTTGTGTCGTGCCGATACCGTACCTGTGCGATTGCGACAAAGCGACAAACCGAGGCGACGGTCTGGCGATGGATTTCTATGACGACAACCAACAAGACGCACTGACGTCCGCCCAGGCGCCTCCGTCGGAACCGTGGGCACCCATCTCGGGCTTTGCCAGTCTGTCTGCCGCGACACAAGCGCGTCCTGTGCCTGGGCAATGGAATGGCCAGGGCAGAGCGGCGACCGCCGACACAGCCAGGGAGGTCGAGCATACGCTCTGTCCGGACGAGGCGGCGTGTGCGCGCGCCCTGATCTGCGCCATAGGCACCGACGACGTAGACACGCTCGCGCGCATCGTGAGCAGTGGCCTCATCGATCTCCAGGATCCGATCATTCCGGCGGGCGCCGACCCGAGAGAGTACGCCAACCCGGCGACGTGCACCGGCGTTAAATTGCCGAGCGGGCGCCGGCTGCGCTATTTCTTTGAGGACGAACCGCCCACCTCGGCCGGATGGACGCCCCTCAACATCGCCGTCGCCCTCGGCTCGGTGCCGTCGCTCGCGCTGTTGGCCGCGCTCGGCGCCAGGCCGGCGCCCACGACCGAGGCTCTGGTCAACAGCCTCTTGGGGCCCGCGGCGTATTCGTCGCCCGGCTACGACGTGGGCCATGTCGATGCATCGGGACGGTTCCAATCGTTGGGGCGCCGACCAGCGGATGCGCTCGCCATGCTCCAGCAGGTGCTGACGCTCTTTGGCCACACTGTTCCCCTCGCCGACACCGACGTCAACCCGCTCACGATGGCAAGAGCCAACGCGGTCGACGACGCGCTCGGCGGCGGTCAGGTGCCCTCGGGCTTCAATATAGCGCTAGAGGCGCGTACCGCTCCCTACGTCACCGCTCTGGCGTCGACGGCGCAGGCCGCCCACAGGTTGGTGGCCAGGTCGATCCCCGGCGCGGCGCCGCTCGACATGTCGCAGCCCCCAGAGGAACAGGTGCGCGCAGTGGCTCGCAGCCTCGCTCAATACGACCTTGCCGACAACATGTGGTTGCCCATCGTGGACGTGCTGCTGGACGCGGGCTACTCACCCGACGAACGCACGTGGGTCGTCCCACCGGTAAAAAGGCGCGGACGCCCTGACGTGCCCCTGGGTCGCGGACAGGTCCCGGAGCGTGATGCTGTGGCTGCGGCGGTCGCCTATTATGCCGCGCAAGCGCAGGCCGCGCTCGACTCGGCTGCCGCGGCCGCCTATGAAAACGATGTGCGCGCGAGTCGCGTCGAGACGGCGCTCCAGAACCTGGTCAAGGCCCACATCTACAACGCCGTTCTCGACGCCTATGGCAATGGCCCGCGCTAGCCGCGGAAATGCGCGCGCTTGCGACCGGCCGCGGGGCCTCGATCGACCAGGCAAACCGGGCCGAGCCGAAAATGTGCGCAATTCACACTGACCAAACAAAACAAAATAAACGAAGGAAAAAACATGGCAGAGACAGTGCTTGCGGATCGGTTAGCCGTGGACTAATCCACACAGAATTGTCCAATCATAAATCATATAAATCAAATAATCCGTCTAAAATCCTGGATTTTAGTCGCCGGTTAACCGATCCGCAAGCGCTAGGCAGAGAGACCGAAAGGCGCGTGCGCGAATCAGACCCGATCCGTGCGCTCTGGCTCGGGAGTCAACGCGAACCCGAAAATGCGACTGCGAACGCCAGCGGACCGTGCTCGCAATGGGGTCGGCTCCCAGGCAACCCATTTTATGCCCTATTTCTGTTTTAACATTGCATTTTTGTGGCGTCGGTTGGCGGGCGGTTCGATTCCTGCTAAAGTTGACGACTAGCGCTCGCGCATCTCGACAGATGGTCGGCCAAGTGCGACTCATGGGTCCTGGCGGTGGATGAGGAACAATCAAGTTTGGCCATGTGGCGAGCAGCATATAGTTGTCGTCGTCGCCCCGCCAAGGGGGCTGTTGCAAAAGTACGCGTCACCCCAGGCAGAGCCCAGAAAGCAAATTCTTTCCGCCCAAAGGCGATCGCCGGGTCCCTTGGGCGTCGTTGATGTTGCCCGGCGGTGCGCGCGTCCTGGGTGCGTGACCGAGCCGAGAAGAAAAAAAGGGCATGAGATCGCACAGACGCGCGCGAGGTCAAAAGCACTTTGTTCTTGCATGGCAGAGCCTCGACGACGACTTTTTTTTTTATTTAGAAAGAAAAGCACTCAAGAGAGCAAAAAAAAAAGAAAAGAGAAAAAGAAGGGAGACGGCCTTGCGGACGCACGGGAACCGGGCCGTTCTTGGGTACTCTGTATTCGCGCCACGCATGTACATACGTTGACCGTTTACGACTGATCCGGCAAGAGGCGCTGGCCGCGGTCGACGTCCAGGGCAATCTCTAGATCAGTGCTGCCGGGCGGCACGGTCGCCTGCCACTCGACGACGCCGCGGGTCACGCGATCATAGGGCGGTTCGGCAGCGCACACGACCCCGCCAAAGACCGGACGGTAGGCGAGCACCAGGAGCACGGGCCGATCGGCGCCATTGTGCACGGTGCCGCGTATGGCGACGCGATCCAGCACGCGGGCCACGACCGGTTGTGGCGCGCGGTCTCGGTCAATGGAGATGGCGGCATCATCACCGTCATCACCACCATCATCATCACGATACCACGCACTATCGGGGCCGATCGGTTGTACTGCATTATCCTGTGGTCCATTGTCTGCCGCGGCAAGGGGCTCGTATGTCGTGGTCACCTGCACCCACGCGTCGACGTTGATGTCGGTAGACGGGCCAAGAACGAGGTCGACCGGCTCGCCGGGCACGGCGCTCGACACGTCGGCGATGCCCGCAAAGCGCATGTCGGGGTCAAACACGGTCGCGCGGCCGGCCGGCATGGGCTCTTGCGCGACAAACCGGTAGCCGCGCACGACCGGCGTCGTGTGGTCGCCGGGCGCAGATGGACCCGTCGGCAGCGCGCCAAACCGCACCTCGGCCTGCTCGGCGGGCGCGCCGGCGACAAACAGGGGGAGCGTGAGGCTGGCACCGCGATCTAATGTCAACGGACCCACATGATAGTTTGTGGCTCTGTCCTTGTTGCCGCTGTCGGCGTCGTCTTGCTCAACTCTCTCGATAGGACGGTCGTCGGGCGAATAGGCCGCGGGCGATGGCGCAGCCGCGCGTGATGCCATGAGCATGCGCGGCGCCTCTTCCAAGTCTTGTGCCGCCATCATGACAGACGCCGCGCGCGGTCGAGGCGATGGCGTCTGTGGCGGTGGCAGGGGGACGCGCGCCGCCGCCAGCCATGCGTCGTCTGCCGCCACGGCCTCATCGCGCCGGTTGTCAATATCGGCCACACCCACGATCTGCCGGATGCTCGTGTTTTCACCGAGGTCGTCGCCGCCTCTGCCCGCGTGGTCATAGGCGTCGCCCAGGTAGATCAGGTACGAGGGGCGCCACGAGAGGCCCTCGCGCATAAAGGCCACACGTGCGTCGCCGCGCAAAGGGCCCACACCAGAGTCGACGGCGATCACCGGCCGGTCTCTTTGTTGTACGGATACGCGCTCATAGGCCTCGACGGTCTGGGTGACGCCGCGGCCCGTCGCCACGGTCACGGAGCGGGCGTCGAGCGAGATCAGATCGCCAACAAAGACGGTCCCGTCTTTGGTCACGGTAACGCGCGCGGGCGCGGCGCCTCCCCTCACCGAAAACGGCACGGGCGCCGGACCACGGGGTCCGTCGACGTAGACGACCGCCGACGCCGCGACGGCGTCTTGGGGCAGCACGTAACGGCCCTCGGGCGGCAACGGCGCGGTCTCTTGGGCGGCATTGAAAAAGATGGTGACCGTGTCCATTTGGAGCGCAAAGGCTCGTGCGGCAAACCCCTATGTCGATGGTCGTTGGGGCGATGGAGGCGTCCTTGTCCTCTTGCGCCGTGTTCCATCAGGGTCCCACTACGAGACGGGCTCGTCCAACCTTTTGGAAAGCCACAGTGGGCACCAAGGGCGCCATTGCCCTTTTACCGCGGACCCGCACAAACAACCTAGGCATAGCGCCGAGGAGCGAAAAAATCAGGCCCGGCGTGCGTGCACACACGAGATGCCATTGTCCGTTATCGGCATCAATAAAAATAGATAAAAAATAAAAGATTTATGCCGACAGGGCGGGGTGTTTTTGCGTTGTCGGCACGGGGCCTTGCGCGCGGTGTGTTTTTTGGCCCAAGAAAGAAAACAAAAAGAGACGGCCTGTCTCGCGCACGGACGATGGCGGCGGCCTTTGCGGATTTGTTTTGGCGGCGCCTGCGGCGCGATCTTGAATCGAAAAAAGTCCTCGGCGGCATGTCCTCGTGGGCAAACCCAACGATTGCGACAGGCGGTGGGATATAGTGTCTGCCACCCCCCCCCTGACGTCTCTGTAAGCCTCGACCGTGGCGGCGCGGTTGGTTGCATCGCCCACCCGTGGCCCGGTGCCGTCCGGCACGGCATGCGCAGTCAAGGCCTGTTTCTCTTTTCATCGGGTTTTTATTGTGTTGTTGTTGCGCTCGCGCAGATTGGGCGGTGGCGCTTGCCGTGTTGGACCTTTTTCCCGCCCGCCCTTCTTTGCCTATTGTTGGCGCGGCCTCGGCGCAACACTGCGCGCCGCGAGTGGAAAGATGGCGAGGCACGAAAGAGGCATCAGGCGTGACGCACACTGTGCCTGTCGCGATGACGCGGGCGGCGCTGTCTCTCATGGCGCCCGGCCGTGGCGTCGGCGGCGCGCGCACACTCCAAGAGCCACGCACTGACACCCACACGGGATGCGAGGCCCATCAAGGCCACCGGGTCCCAGTCATAGCCGCGCTCGGGGTAGTCGCGCGCCAGATCACACAGCCACGCCAGCGCGTCAATGTCGCAAGCCGCCACGGCGTGCTCGCAGGCCGCGCGATAGTCGAGCGTCGCGCCATGCGCCAGCAACCACGCTGCGCAGTCGAGGTGTCCGCCTGCGACGGCTGCCGTACATGCCGCGGCGCCCGACAGGTCGCGGTAGCCGCGTTGGTCAAGGGCCATGAGCACGTCGATGCGACCGGCGCCCGCAGCAGCCGCATAGGGCAGGGCTTCGTCTAGGTAGGCGCGCGACACTTCTGACGCCGCCCAGTCGAGCACGTGCAGATGGCCGCGCGCGGCAGCGCCCCTCGCGATCGGGTGCCAGTGGGCGTCGCCGCGCGGCACCCGTTCGGCCAGCCACACGAGGACATCGAGGCACCCGTCGGCGGCCAGCAGGCCCTGTATGCACGCGTCCACGCGCAGATTGGCGCCGGCGCCCACGCCTGTTGCGATCACTGCGCGCCACCGGCGACACGTGAGGGCGGCCACGCGCCTGTGCTGGTCGTCGAGACCATCGACGAGAATGCGCGCCAGAATGTCGTCGGGCAGTCGCGACAGCGGCGACGCCTCGGCGTTGCGCCGCGCGCACCGGGAATCGCGTCGCGACATCAGGGCTCGGGCCTTTTGTCCCTTCTTTCTCTGTGGGTTTGCGACATTGCGGCTGCGGCCGCGCGGGCGCTCAGACGCATCGTCGGTTTTTTCGTCTTCTTCTCTCCTTTTTTCTTTGGCGAGCGAGCGCACCGGCGACGGCGTCGTTGCCTCTTTTTTTTTGATGCAATCCTTTTTTTGACGCCCTCCTTTTTGTGTCCCCAAAGATGCCTTTCTTTTTTCTTTTTCAAAAAAATTTGTGCACTCGAAAAGGCAGTGGCGCGATTCTTGCCAGAGAGCCTTTGTCGGGCGGCGGCGCCATACCTTTTTTCCCGTCTGTCGCGAGGAATCCGACCAACGGTAAGCGCCAACATATCTCTTTCAATAAATGTGTGTGTGTGTGTGTGTGTGTGTTTTCTTTTTCTCTAGCAGGAATCAGAGGGCGCGGCGCCCAAGAGGGCCTCGATGATGGGCGACTCGATGGCGCTCATGAGTACAATGTCACCCAGCACGGGCACCATATACAGGCGCATGGCAAAGAGGTCGGTGAAATGAGGCAGGGGACCGATTGCACAGAAACCTCGCGCCTGGCGGCGCACCTGGCGGTTGACAAAGCCGAGCACGGCCTCGTGCGCCTGGCGTGAGGCCAAAATCGTCGCGGTCGTTGCATCGCCGCCGTGGACCCACGCCGCCAGTTGGTCTGCATCGACAAGGCCTCTGAGAGCGTCGTCTGCGAGACGCCGTCGGTCCTCGGCGCCCTTGATGTAAAAGAGCGGTTGGACACTGGGCGGGATGGGCAAAGCAAGGCCCTGTGCGCCCGTCTCGACGCCGCGGCGCGCCAGGCGGCCCGTGAGCATGGCAACGTCGTCGGCCGATGCGTGTCCGTCGCCGTGAAATCCGGGCGACTCGGCAAACAGACGGCCGATCAGACCCGGTCGGCCTTGGCGAGAGGGCGTCGTGATCCACCGGTACCAGGCGGCGGCGCGATTCTGCAGAGGTCCGAGGCGCGGCGAGGTGGCGACGCGACCAACCAAGTCCACTCCCGGATGGACCGTGTTGAGGGCGCGCGAGACGACGGCCGGCTCTAGGCCGCGGCTTTCGGCCGACGACGCATGCGCAAACAGGAACCGCACATAGGCCTCCATGAGGCACGCGGCCACGGCCAGGGCGTGGCACACGCCGTCGGGCTGTGACACCGGGGCGGCACTGATCACACCCTCATAGGCATCTAGGGCAGGGAGACAGTGGCGCCGACGCAAGTCACGCTCTCTGGAAAAGAGGCCGTTGTACAAAAGGGCACCTGACGACGGTGGCGGCAGCGCAGAACTGCGCCATTGACCTCGGCCGGCGGCGGCATATCTGGCGATCCAGTCCAGAGGGCCGGGTCCATGCCCGCGCGCTCCCCATTCGACGCATTCTTCGATTAGCGCCATCTGGGTCTCGCCCTTTTTTGCGTTGCGGCCGACGGCTTCTGTGGTCGTCGACGAGGCGCAAGGCGAATGCGACACGATCCACGGACGGGGCCGTGCGAGGGCGATGGCATGCGCAGGATACGGGTGCGAGGGATCAGCCTCTGCCATGGGCGGCCAAAGGGTTCGGGAAAGAAAGGACGACATTGTTGATTCTAGGTGCGCTCGAAACTGACGCCGCCGTGGCGGTGCACCGACAGGCTGCACCTTTTTTTTTTCTTCCCTCTCCTTCCTCCCTCTCTCGGTCACCTTTTTCTCCTAAAGCAACCGCGACCACGCGCGCTCGGCCCGCATTACTAAATCAAATAAAAAAAAAGAGGAATAAAGAATAAAGAAAATTCGCAAAAGTGCAAGGGGCCGGTGCTCGGATTTTTTGTCCTTTAGAGCGCAGTGTCGCCATGAGGCCCACCTCCAGTACGATTGCGGTCGCGCGTCGGGCACGCCCATAGACACGCCACGAGAAGATGTCGCGATCAAGGGCATTGCCTGGCGGGGTGCGAAAGGGACTTTTGTCCAGCCAACAAAAGGTCGAGCCCGCGTGAGGCGAGAGATTCGAGAATGAGGAAAAAAAAAAGAGAAACCCCAACGCATGAAAAAAGAGTAAATGTATCGCCAATGGGCGAGCAGTCTCTGGCGGCGCTGACGAGAGCGCCCCAAAGGACGAGCGAGGTCGGCGCATACATGGGCGGTCTCAACCGTAGGGATGGGGTCTTGTCCCGAGACCACCAGGCGAAAAGAAAAACGAAAAAGAACGGCCAGTCAAAAGGCGATCCAAAAAAAGTAGAGGGCGACAACAATAGACAATGGCGGGTGTTCTTGCGGAAAAAAGCGACACCGCGCCAGCGCACAGCGCCTCTGTGGACGATGCTGTGTCGTCGCGGCTCGGTACGGCGGCGCTGGCGTGCATAGGCGTCGCCCTTGCGCTCCAATTGGCGCTGGTCGCTGCCACCATTGGAACCCTCGCCATACGCTCACCCGAGAACGCGGCCGGGTGCGAGCGTCTGGTCAACGGACTATTTACGTTGGTGTGTTTGGCGAGTGCCGTGGCCGCGACGGCGCTGGCTGCACAAGCCTGGCGCGATCGCGCCAGCGACGCCGCACTGGGCCTTTTGCACGGTGCGCACGGTGCCGACCACCGCGACGTCGTTGACACCCTGGACCATCACGCGCGCGCCACGGATGGCCAGAGCCTGATCATACCATGTGCCGCGCCCGACGTATACTTGGAGATGGCCGATACAACACACAACCAAGGACCCTAGCCCTCTGGCTTGGCCTTATCAAGCCGTACAGATTGGATTTTTGGCCATAGCGCCAACTGCAATAAAAAAAGGCGCAAAGATTTGACAAAAAAAAGGGCACGGGTTCCTGTCCCGGGTGCCGTCACCGAGACAATTTGAAAGGGAGGAGGTTTATCAAGAGTTTTGCGTGTCCGCGACGCCAATGCCAAAAAGAGCGCGCCACGCGTCGCCGACAAAGCCAGACTCTGCGATGCGGCGTCGCGCCTCGTCGGCGATCACACAGCGACCGCCGTCACGGGCAGCGGCACATGAGAAAGAACGAGACCGCGCGTCAGCCCGATAGTCCGCAGCGTCTGCCGCCTTGTGTGCCGATCGCGCACGCAAGGCCAACGTCCACAGGTCGTGCAGACGCGCGGAGGAAGGTGTCGTGTGCGAGTGGCACATACACTGGTGGAGGTTGGTGAGCGCGCGAGAGACAACCGTGTCGATGGTCCCGTGAGCCATGGCTATGTCTGGTGGCGATGATGTTGATGATGCGAGTTGGAGCAGGGCAATGTCGACGCCAATGTCGACCTGCGCATCGGGATCGAGCAACGGACAGTTGTCGACGTCGAGGACGCGCACAGGCCTGAGAGACGCCAACAGGGGCGACTCGCCATAAAGGCGCACCAACAGCGGCGTCTCAAAAGGGCGGTCGCGCAGGGCGGGCTCGGACCGGGCCAAGAGGTCGACCACGGTGCGGGGATCGATCATGGCGCCGTCGTCGAGTGCATCTATGATCATGGTCTCGAACCGCCTGGCCCAATAACGACTGTTCAACTGCCCCGTGCGGGCAAGTAAAAAGATGGCCTCGTCTGCAGTTATGCGTCCTTGATGGCGGCCGCAGTCGCACAGCATGTTTCTAGCCAACTTGGGGTCGTTGGCCATAAATCGCGCGATCGCATGGGCCCATCTCGCACGACCGCACAAGTGATCGAGTCGGGCCGCATCGCCGCGGTCGCGGACGCTCTTGAAGCGCAGCGCATACCGTTCTCGGAGCGTGAGCAGGACGTCGCGACGTCGTTCGCGCCCGCACGGGTCATCATCGTCGTCGTCGGCCATGTCCTCGGACGTCTCCACGGCCCAATCTGGGATGACGGCGAGCGGGTGCGCGTCGAGGTAGGTTGTGATGTCGTCCAATTCACAAAGGCGCACGACGGCAGCCGTGAGAGGTTCGAAAGGTACCGTGGTGGCCGAGGCGACGTCGTGTGCCCGCGGTCGGTTGATGGCATACTCGACAAGTTTGCGCCTGCCGCTGGCCACCAACGCCGCACCGGCCCACGCCGGCGACGCGCCCATGGATCGACACCACGCTTCGGCGGCCTGGGGCGTGCCCATCGTCGGATCATCGTCGGAAGCGGCGCCCAACAGCGACGCCGCGCACGACACGCGCGCCACCCAGTGTACCCTAGCGCAACACACCGAGGCCCAGGTCCGACACACGGCGCGCGCGCAAAAGCCCCATCGGGGATCGAGAGCCGAGCCCAGGATGAGCGCCAACATCTCCAACGGCAAATCGTCCACCGCCAACGGCGCTTGCAAACAAAACACGCCGCCGCACGGCAACAGCAAAGAGTTGGTCGTCCTGTCGCTGTCCATCCCGATGCCGGTCGGTTGTTGCTTCTTTCGCCTTTCTTTTTATGATGCAGGCGTCTGCGCACGCCCCTTTGTGACCGTTTCTCTTTTTTATTTTTACAGGGCGACTTTATTCCGATTCAAAGAGGGGACAGAGGGCAGATAGGGCGGGGCCAATACGCGCTTTCGATTATTGTGCGACCTGGGCAAATACTGCACAAAATTTTTTCCGTGAGGCGGGGAAAGTTGGCGGCGCTGTAGGCGCGCAGGTTCCCTGCTTGCACTGCCACAGAAATTGCGTCCCCCTCCGCCCAAGAAAAAACTCGTCCCGCCCTCCAAGGCATTGGCGCACGCCGCACAATGGCCAGTCGACTGTCTGCATTTTTGTCGACCGTCCGCCTGGGGCCTCGTTGGAATGCGCGAGAACCCACGCCGACACGACAAGACGGAACAAAAAAAGGAAAGAGAAGATGGACGACCCGCGAATTAAAAAAATAAATCTTTGTATTCCTGCCCAGGAACAGATGCACGCGAAATGGGGGCATAAGCGCAGTCAATTTGCAGTTGCGCTCTCAAAGTTGGACCGACCCCGTCCGACCATTTTCGTCTTCTTTTCCCTAATGATAGTTTTAATGAAGTTGATCGACGGGCGGTTCTGATTCCCGTCGATGCCCACAAAAAGTCGCATTGGTCGTCCTTTTATCGAAAAATAAAGTGCCGCGCTGTCGAATGCGACCGCTTGGCACTCGCAAGTCGTGGGCGCCCCTTTCATGCCCCAGGGACGCTCCCCGACTGCAAATGCGACCAATGTTTCTTTTTTTCTTAAAAAAATGTTTTTATCGCGCCACTATTTTTTGTCAGCGACGTCACGACGGGCCGACATCTCGCCCGCCCGCACAAACAGACACGCACCTCGCGAAATGCGCGCCTCGGAGGGCGTACAAGAAGAAAAAGAAAAAAGGAAAAAATCGGGAGACCGCGGCAGAGGGCGAGGGAGATCACGGGGCGGTAAGGGGCGCGATGTGGCCGTTGCCCAGGGCCGGCGTCTCGGCCACGCGCCGATGCCAAAGGCGAGCATACTCTGCGGCGTGAGCCCCGTCGACACACTTGAGTTGCCAGTGACCGTCGTCGTGGACCAACACGTAGCCGATGGCCTCGGCATCGACCTCCTCCATGCGGTAGGTCGAGTAGGCGAGGTGCGGCGCCCACGGGTCGTGTCCAACGACGGCGCGCACGGCCTCGACCTTGGCCGCGGCGTCGGCAAAATCGGCGGCATGAAGCACAAGTTCGTCGCGCCCAAAGTGGGCCAGGCCGGCACGCGTGACGACACCCGCGTCAACGAGGCGCTCAAAGAGCCGGGCCATGACGCACGCCATCAGCGCCATCTGGCGCCCGTGGCCGCTGCCGACAGAAAGCGCCGACGCCCTGAGTTTCTTGAGCGAGGCCACATAGTCGAGGAGATCATCGTTGCCGACGACGACGGCGGCCGCGGCCTTTGGGGCCGACGTGGCCTCGACGACGAGGTCGCGCCACGTTGGCGCCTCGATGAGGCCCTCGACCAATAGGACGGCGTGCGAGGCGGCGCGCATGTCGATCGACACAAAGTGACGCCCCGTGTTTTTCACGGTGTAATGACCGCGGGTGAACCGCTCGTGCTTGTAGACGGGCGCGCTTCCGTCCCACGTCGGCACCGTCTCGGGCTGCGGCGCGACGATGGGTTCCTGGGCGGCCCATCGGGCGATGGCCCCATTGCGCGCGATCCACTTGCGCACGTCATTCTTGACGGCCTCGTGTAGGCTGTTGAGGGAGCGCTCGGACCCGATGGCGCGGATGGCCTTGTCCAACAGGGGCATCCAGCGGCTGCGCAGACCGACAAACGGCTCCATGACGTCGAGGTTGGCGGCGTCTGTCAAGGGCACGGCCCGACCGTCCCTGTACGTGGTCGCCACGATGAGACCTGTGGCTTCGACAAAGTCCTTGCGCGTGCGATCGCACAGATCGGCCCAAGCGAGTGGCTCAGGTGCGCCCAGGGTCATCCGCAGCCACAGAGTGTCGCCCGCACCCAGACACACATAGTCGACGCCCGGCGGCGGCACGATGGCCGCCTCGGCGCGATCGTCTCTCGCATTCTCGTGGAGGTCGCCCTGTTTAGCACGGTCGTTGTTCCGCCGTGCGTTGCGCCTGTCGGTTTTATGGCCGAGGGCGGTCGACGCGCGCACGCCCATGGACCGACGCAGGTGGGACCGCACGGCGACGGTGCGTACGCGCTCGCCCGACGCCACAAAGGCAGCGGCCGCGTCCCGGATTTCCGCCGCCGAGCGCAAAGCGATCGGGCCTGGCGAGTGGCATGCAGGATCTACCGCCTGCGCCCCTTTTTCCCGCAGGCCGTCGTCGTCTTGTGCAACCAGATGCGCCCGCGCTGTTGGGCCATCCACGGCATCGACACCGCCTGTGGTAGCCGGCTCTGTCTCTGTCCATTCTGTCGTCTTTGCCTGTATCATCGCCTGCCCCGTTTTTTCCTGGTACGATTGTAGTTGTCGGTTTTTCTTTTGGTCCCTTTCCGTGTGTGACGTGCAGTGGTGGTTTGTTGATGCCCATTCTTGGTTTTTGTTTTGCATTTGTATGCCGGTCGCTGCTGCCATCGATGCACGCTATTGGCCACTCTCCTGTCCAATCATTCAACATTTTCGTGAAAAACAGAACCGCCCTTTTCTAGACAATGCCCATGCGGCCTCGTGGCCGCCGTGCACCAAAAATGCCAGTTGGCAAAGGATCGCGCGTCCCTGTCTTTTTTTGCTCTTCTTTTACGCCAACCACAGGCGCTCGCCCTCGCCGAGAGTTCCATTTGTTTCCTCCTTTTTTTCTGTGTGCACAGCGTCCAGCCCCATCGTCCGAGCACACGAGGCAGCGCACTCGAACCGATACGGATGGACAGCGAATGCGTTGGACCCGCGCACGGCGATGACAACGGCCGCAAGACCCACGATGCAGCAAAGGACGATAGGATTACCGAAAGCAAGTCTAATGGCAATGCATTTCATGCTATTTCGGCTATCGACAACAACGACGACGATGATGATGTGGACCCACGTGAACAAGCGATAATCGACGAGGTGCGCGCCACCGGCACGTTGCCCTATACGCGCGAGGCGATCGCACGGCGCGAGGACGTACACGACCGTGCCGTCGTGCGCCACCTCATGGGCTACCTTGTCGACGCCTGCAAGAAGGCGGCTCTGGGTGCCGACGGCGCGCCGCTGGCCCCGCCAGAGCCTCTCGGACCGGTGGGGCGCGGCGTCGTCGTGCCCTATCTTATTGACGTCGCTTCGTCCCCCGTCGACGGGGCCGAGGTGCGCGCGTGTCTCGCGCCCGACGGCGTCGCGTGGTCGGCCTACCGCGCCGATCCACAGCGCCTCGTCACGCCGCGCCATGTGGGCATGGCCGGCAACCCATGGTGCGCAACACCGGCGTGCCCCGAGACCCGATGCAAGTCGTGCACGTTGATTCTGGGCGCCGTGGGCGTCAACGACCCCACCGATCCGGCACGCGCTATCCCTCATCGATGGCCCATCGGGGTGCGTTGGACGTGGACCCATGCTCAAATGGAGGACCAGATGATCGCCCGGCTGCGCTACGAGCCCGACTTTATGGTGGAGGCGACGACCACGCGCACCGTGAAATCAAAAGGCCCACAAGGCACCAAAGTGACCCACGACGCAGGCTCCACGTGGGATGGCGGCGAGGACGAGGCATGGTATGCGGTCATTGCCGAAAACGCCGTCCGGGACTGGGGCGACGGTACAGGTCCGGCCCTCGCGGCGCACGACTGCGTGGTCGGCCTTGCCGAGGCACGCCACGCGCTCTCGCGCCTCGACTTTGTCGTGCGCCACTGGCGGCTCAACTGTGGAAGCGCGCTCAACAACTTTGACGACTTTGACCTGAAGCGCTATGCCAAGTTGCGCGCGCGCCGGGAAGGCCTCCGCGGGTGGATCGGCGCCGTCGAGGCACTCTTGCGCAACCGTGCCTTTTACCTGAAAAAGGTGGCGCCCTACGAGGCACGTCTGATCGAGGCTGCGTCCAGTGGCATTGTGTCGGCCTAGGCCTCTGCCTGACGGCGCCCGCGCTGGCCGACACGACGCCGCCTTTTTCTTGTCCCTCTCCCACGCAATGGCCCTTTTTTTCTGGTCGTGTGCCCTTTGCCAAAAGAAAAGGCTCTTTTTTGATCCAAAAAGCAACGCCGCCTATTGTGTTTCTGTATTTTTTGCCCGCAGGTGAGGGAAAAAAATATGCAGAGCAGTCGCCGTGGGTCCTGGATACATGGGGCGCATGGTTTCGTCACGCGGCGCATCGTGGCGGCCACCGTCGGGACGACTCTTTTTTTCTGCCATGCAAAGGCGCCCGTCGAGGCCGCTACGCGGGCTGCAATGTCCAACCTCAACAGGGACATAGGGGGAAAAGAAGAAAAAGATACAGAAAAAAGGCGCACGGAAAGCGGGGTTGTTGCACAATGTGACTGCCGCGCAGCAGAGCCATCGCGGTGTGATCGGTCTTTGAACACAAAGCAGACGCCATGGGATGGGTTGCGTGTGGAAAAAAAAGACGGCCGCTCATGAGACAAATAGAACACCGAGGGCGTGTGGATGGATGGAGCAACATCACGGTGACGGCAGCGACGAGAGAGAAGACGCCGTCAGCGAGTCATGCAGTTTGACGTCGCTGCCGCCCGAAATCGTCGCCCACCTCGTGTCTCTTTTGAGCGGCGCCGACCACGCCTCGTGCCGCCTGGCGTCGCGACTGTTTTGTGTCGAGTGCGTCGTGGCCCTGGCAGCGCAAACTTACGCGCACCGTCCATGCGCTTTTGCGGCATCAGCAAAGGCGCCTTTGGACGCCATGGTCGACGTGTTTGCGCAGTGGCGCCATGAGCCCGACCTGACCATCGTCGCCGCCGCAGCGTCTAGTGACCGCGCCGAGATTGTGCGCTGGGCGCTCGATTCGTTCGAGTCACAGTGGCGCCGACGCACACCCACGACAGGAGAATCCTCTGGGCATGATCTTCCGCATGGTCCACCAGGCGACGGCGCAGATGGCACGGACGATGCCGCGCGGCGCGCGGCCGACGCGTGCGGCCTTGTGCAGATCGTGACCGACGCGATCGCCGGCGGTTGTGTCAATGTCATCTCTGTGCTACTGTGTGAATCGTGGCTGCTGGCGCGATCGCGAAAGATCCTCCAGGAGGCCGACATGCTGGCCGATGCCGTCGCCGCGGCACCCCTGCCGGCTATCATCGCCGCCGTCACGGCCTTTCGTTGGCGCGGGTGGGATCAGCCGTCGGGTGCCGTCCTCGCCATCGGCGTATTCTATGCCATGGACGCGGGGCGCGCCGATACGGCAGAGTGGTTGCACGCGCAACGCGAGATCCGGCGCCGCGACGGGCAGTGCGTGTGCGAGCGCGTGGCCGGCGAGCGCGCCTTTCGCCTGCGTCGGGTCGATTGGCTGACGTGGCTGGACGGCGTCCGATGCCGCGGGCGCTACTGGCCCGCCGATGACACTGTGCCGCTGGCCGTGCGCATGGGCAACGGCGCCCTCGTGCGGTGGGCAGTCGCGGCGGCACGCGCCGCCGGCGCCGACTGCAGCGTGCACGAGGTCTCTCTGACTGTGGCCATGCGCGACGGCGGCTACGAGGCCCTCTGCGCGTTGGACGACACGGGCGTCGCGCCGTTTGCCTCGTGGCCCTCGCTTTTGTTGGCCGTCGCCAACCCGTGTGTCGACATTCAAGGCGTGCGCCATATTGCCGCGCGAGGCGGCCCCTATGGCGTCAACGTCCTGGAGCGCGCCGTCTGCGGCGGCCGCATCGACGTTCTCGAATACCTACTGGGCACCGATGGGCCGGCCACCGCGGCTGAGGCCATTGCGGTGGCGCGCCAGTTTGACCGTCACGTGGACCCATCTGATCGCGGGCGGCGGTGGGAGGCGGTGTCGCGTAGTCTCGATTGGCTACGCGACCATCTGACTGCCACCGACCCACTCCTGTGCTCTAGAAACAACAACAACAATAATAATATGGGCGCGTGATGTCTGCAGGATTGCACTCTTGGTTGCCTTGTTTTTCCATGGCGCAGTTTAGGCCACTGAGAAAAAGAGAGAGAAAGACATACACGGCGGCTCACATCTTTATTTTTTTCCTCTCGCCAAATGGCTTGGGTTGGCTTATTTCCCATGACCCTGGCGGCTGGCGTCGCCTGGCATCCGTCGCGCCGGTGCTTTTGAGCGCAATATTTCTGGTGCTGGTCAAACAGTCGGAAAAAATCGTGATCCATACTGACACGGTGGGGATGTGAAAAGTGGAATTCGCGTGTTTTAGCCGGTTGGCTTGCCGTTGCGTTGGGGTCTGACGTGGCAGCAGCGAGCGAGAGCGAGGCGACAATGCAAAAAAAAAAGGAGTGGCCATTGATTTTTTTCATGCACCCCGGTTGCTCTCTTCCCGAGGTTACGCACCTCCTTTCGGCGTCGGCCTACAACCGCGGGATTTTTGTGAAGGAAAAAAGAGAGAGCCCTTGTCCTCTTTTTTTTCTCTCCCGAACAAGGGCTCTCCTTGACGGCGCATTGCGCGCACGACGCACCGATCTAGAACCTTTTTTCCTTGGCGTCGCTCCAAATAGGTCGCCCACCGGCGCCGAGGATGGCGACTGTCCCGTCCAATCTGTTTGTTGAACGGGGGCATCCGGCGATGAGAGAGATGTCGCAAGCACAAAACCCCAAAGAAAGGCGCACAGACAAGCGCACTAGGACGGGGCCTTTTTTTTTAAAACTTGCTTTGTTTTCGTCCGTGCAAACGGAGCGTCTAGTAGGGCGGCGAGTCGGGCGACACCAGCGGTGGCAGGACGCGTGCATAGGCGCGACCAAAGATGTCTGCAAGGATGCTCTTCCGTATTGACTGCGAGGTCGTGTCGGTGGCCCAGCGGGTGACGAGTGCGCGCTCCGTGGTGCCTTCCGGGTCGGCGTCGCACGGCAGACCGCGCTCGTCGGGCGAGTAGCCGGCCTCTAGAAGGATATCGATGAGAGGCGCGAGTGCGGCTTCGATCGCCGCCGGATTGGGCGGACTATGCCGCGCGTCATTCAGAGTTTCGAGCGTAAAAAGGCGCAGCACCGTGAGGGGGTTGGCGTCGCCGTGGTGGAACCGTACGCTGCGCGGGTAAGACTCGACGAGCGCGCGCACCACGCCCGGTGTATCGGCCTCGCGGATGAGGACCTTGGTGTTGGGACCGAGCGGCTCCGTCCGGGGCAGCGGCTCGTCGTCGGCCAACTGGACGGTTTCGAGGACGCCTGCGTTTACCAGTTTGCGCAGCGCGCTCGTGCCGTCGTATCCTGTTGTGTTGATGCCCAGGACAAACATGCGCGGATCGAAGGGCCGGTTAAGAGCGCGCTCCAACAAGGACTCGATCGAAGGCCACGGCCGCGCGCCGGCCGCTGCCAACTCGCGCACCACATCGGGCGCCTTGGCGATGGCCGCCAGCGCCAGCGGCGTGGCGTAATTCCATCCACGCTGGCCAATAGCGATACCCTCTTGGGCCTGGCGCTGCGTGAAGAGGAGCCGCTCGCCCGCGTAGGCCCGGCCTATCGAATTGGTGTAGAGAGCATTGTCAAACAAGCCGGACCCGAGCCTTCCATCTGCAGGCTCCTGTGTTGTCACCACGGTCAGCGGATTGCCATAGAGCGTCCGGCCGCTGGGGTCCAACAGGTCGTTGAGACCGATCACCCGCGATTCGAGCACTCTGAGCACATCGGTGGGGTCGTCCCTGGCAATGGCAGCCAACAGCGTCGCCATGCATCCGGCATAGTCGCCGCACGGGGCGCCCGGCGCCATAAAGGCCTGGAAAATGTCGCGTCTCTGACGCAGAGGTCGGGCCGCGGCCTCCCTAAGCATGCTCGAGGTTGCATAGAGGGCCGCCACGTCCCGCGCCGAGAGACCGGGCGAGGCAGCGATCATCTCCGCCACCTCGGGCGGCAACGACTCGAGCAGAGACATTGCAGATTCATACTGGTTTTGGGCCTGCTCGCCCTCCTCATTGCCGTCCCCTTGTATCTCGTTGAATCCGTGCGTTATGGTCGTTGGCGAGGAGCCCTCCTGGGACGCCGAGTAGAGGTCGTAGAGACGGGCCACACGGGCTGTGAGCCGGTCCCGCGGCTGCGAAAGAACCTCTAGGCGCGAGTCGGGGCCGATGTACTGCGCAATGTCGATGGGTCCGCCCTGGCCCGATCCGAGCGCCTGTCGCTCGGTGATACGCGCCAAGGCTGCGCGAGCCACGTCGTAATCGGCAGGCGACCCATAGTCGTGACGGAGGGCGGGCTCGTACTCGATACGCCGGCGTGAATCGGTCACGAGCACTGGCGGCGGACCGACCGCCTGCATGCGCTCGTCGGGCGTGTAGCCGGCAGCCAGCAAAGGCACCAGCGCGGCGTCCACAGAGCGCTCCACCGTCTCGGTGTCACCCTGTGCGGCGATCAAAGAGCGCTGCAGCGTGGCACGTGCCACCGACAGTGGATTCATGTCGAGCGGGTGCAGACGCGGCGACCGACCGAACCGGCGCAGCAAAACGGCCGCCGTGCCCAGAGCGTCGATCGGATACTGCGTGTAGTCATCGCCAAACGTGTAGTGGGACGCATTGAGCCGCGAGAGGGCGCTGTTGAGGAGGAATTCGCGCGTGGGCCGCGGCAACGCACCGGCGTCGATGAGGGCCTCGACAGATTGAGGCGCCCCGGACAGCACTGCCATGCCCAGGAGACTGTCGGGCGCGTTGCCTCGTATCGTAGGCAGTTGCCAGTTCCTGAGTGGCTGCGTGGTGTGTCTAGTTAGCCACACGCGCCGTCCTCCGTAACCCGTGCTCGCTGCCGGCCAGTCTACATAGGTGGCATTATGTATGTCCAGAGAGTTGTTGCTGCGAAGGAGATCCGGATCGATCCACTCGTTGACGTTGACGATGCCGTTGGCAAGTACGCGCCGGATGGCGTCAACGTCCTGCTTGACGATGGCGTCGAGCATCTCGTGCGTGTCGTGTGCGCGGCCGGGTGTGCACCCGTCGGCGCGAGGACCCACCAGGGTTTGAGCCGATGGCTCCTCTTGCGTCGTCGTCGCCGTCGACGTCGACGGCAGCAACCGCACAGCCCGCGCAACGGGCATCGTTCGGACTGGCGCTTGTGGTTGCATCGTTGTGGGTGTCCCCGCGATATTCGGGAACGTCCGCAGACGGGGCTGCCCTAAAATGGGGCGCGCCGCCGCCGACGGTCCAGATCTTGCAGTCGGACCCGCTGGCGGCACCCGCGGCACCGGCCCACGCCGCAGGACGGGTTGGACGGGCGTCGGGCGTGCAGCCGGACCGGGCTGTGCTTGCGCGAACCGACGTGGGGGCGCTACGCGCGCGCCCGCCACACTGGGATACATTGGTCCCGGACGCGCAACCGGCACCCCTTGACCGATTCTCGAAACCTGTCCTGCGGGCGGCATTCGGGCAGACGCGGGAGGCGCAGCCAAAGGCGGCGCCGGCAGTCTCGCCAGCGGGCCCAGAGGCAGTTGCCTCCTGGCCAGCGGGAGCGCGCGTCGGTTTGGTTCCATGGTCACGGCGCGTTGCCTATGTCACTCTTGCTTGCCTATGGATGCACCCGACAACACAGCCCAGCCGACGACAACCGGCCCGAGCGGGAGCGCCCGCAGGTGTCTGTCCGCGGCGGCGCGCACCGGTTCTCGCGCCCACAAAAAAGCACACGCTTTGGCTCCGCCGGTCTTTGATTTTTTACTCTATTTTTTTCGACACACACACCTCCCTAGAAAAAACAGTCGCAACTCGTGGCGCTGTGATCATTGTTCAAAAAAAAAAGGATGCATAAAAAGGCGTGAGGCAACCGAAGAAAAAGAGGGGGACAACGCGCACGCCATCTAAAAAAGGGCGCGCTGTTGTCCCGTCGCGCGCGGCGCCGCGGCAAAAGGCAATGTGCCTGCGGCAACTGCGGCCTCTTGGCGCGCGGGGAAAAGACTCCCGAAAAAAGAGCCTGTCTTTTTTTTTACGATGGCGGCTTGGGCGGCGCCTCTCGCGCCTTTTTTCGGTCTTGTCGGGTCGATTTTTCTTTTTTTTTCTTTCCCATCATTTTTAATAATCGCGATAAATGGGATCCTTGCCATCGACGCCGTCTCGCTGTCGCGCGCGCACCGACAAGACGACCGTCTTGGCCATGCACTTGCATCAGACGTCCCCGCCTGTGCGCGGCCAACTCTGCCTTTTTGGCATTGATTTGTTTCTCGATGGCCCAATGGCTCGCGCGAGCGCCCTGTTTGCGGCCTCGCTCTCTTTTTTTTCTCACTCGCCACGGGTTTCGATGCATCCTGCTCCGTGTGCAATAAAAACGCAAAGTGTGCGCTCTGGATAAAAACCGGCCAACGAAAAAGGGGATTTGTTCAAAAAAGAAAGAGGCAAAAGGCGCAATGGACCAGTTCGAGGCGGGCCGTTGCCACACCGGGGACGGGGTCGAGGGCCGCCACAAGGCGTGCACCGACAAAGCCCTAATGGACGACGACCATAAGGGCCTCCTCGATGCAGACCATCTTGACGCGGTTGACGCGACATCGTTGCCCGACGAGATTGTCGAGGCGATCCTCAACTATTTGGACCATGACGGCGGCGTCGCGCCACGATGGGTGAGCCGCCAGTGGCGCCGATGCTCGTCACGACGGCATCGGGGTGCGCCGAAAAACTATTTGGACAGCCTGATCAAGGACGGCCACACCGAGACGGCCAAATGGGCGCGCGCACATGGATGCCCGTGGAGTGAGACGGCGTGGATCGCAGCGGCCCAAAGCGGAAACATGGACGTCCTAGAGTGGCTCCACACCGGCGGCTGTCCATGGGACGACCGCGCCTGCACGGCGGCGGTCGGCGCCGGCCACGTCTTTGTCCTCTTGTGGCTACGCGCCCGCGGGTGCCCGTGGAGCAAGTGGGCGTGTGACGCCGCGGCCAAGGGCGGCCACCTGGCGTTGCTCCTATGGATGCGCGCCAGCGGGTGCCCTTGGAACGAATGGACCTGCGCGGCGGCGGCCGAGGGCGGCCACCTCGACGTGCTCGCCTGGTTGCTCCAACAGGGGTGCCGGTGGGACGAGTGGACGTGTGCCTATGCCGCCAAGCGCGGCCATCTCGACGTGCTCGTATGGTTGCGCCGCGAGGGCTGTCCGTGGGACCAGTGGACGTGCGACTATGCGGCCAGGGGCGGCCACCTTTCGGTGCTCAAGTGGGCGCGGACCAACGGCTGTCCATGGGGCGCGTCAACCTTTTGCCGCGCAGCCAAGGGCGGCCACGTGGAGGTGCTCGCGTGGCTGTTGCGCGAGCGTTGCCCGCGAAACAGGCGAGCCGTTGCATCGGCGGCGACGGCCAAGGGCCATTGCGAGGCGCTGCTGTGGATGCAGCGCAAAAAGATCCCCTGGACCGCGCGCGACTGCGAGGCGGCCGTATATGCCGGACGGCCGGGGCTCTTACGGTGGCTCGTCGAGACCGCGGCGATGGCGCCCGAATCGTGGATGTGCAGGGCGGCCGCCGCACTCGGCAGCCTCGACACCCTCTGCTGGCTGCGCGAGCGGGCAAACTGCCCGTGGGACGCCAACACCTGTGCCGACGCGGCCGCTGCCGGCCATCTAGAAGTCCTGCGGTGGGCGTGCGTCAATGGGTGCCCGTGGAATGCTACTGTACGCGCGAGCGCGGTCAAGGGCGGGCACGCCCATGTCCTCAAATGGCTCGACGCCAATGAATGTCTGTGAACCGTTGCATGCGCGAGACCGACCGAGGCTGGACAGGCCCTCGGTTGGCTTTTTTTCGATATTGATGCGCGCAGGGCGACCGAGCGCGCGCACGGACCACGGCCACACCCAGGCCGTCTCTTTTTTTTCTCATTTCTTTTATGTCTTTCTGTTTTTCTCGATTGGGATTTATAATTTTTTGGCTTTTTCGGCGTAAAAAAGGGCGATGGCCCGCGCGGGCCTGCCTCTGCGACCAAAAACAGGCGCACGGGCGGGATGGGGGATGGCAACGAGAGACGTGTTTGAATGATTTCTTTGTTTGGCCCGCATTTTTGACACAAGATATAGGCGAGAAAGATGTCAACGCGACGGTGACGACCAAATGACGCTTGTGGCCTTTTCTTTTTTATTCTATGCGGCCTCGCCATGCGACTGCCCGGTCGCCAGAGAAAGAAAAAACACGCTAAGCCTCCTTTTTCAACATGCGCGGCGGCAGTGGGACACCTTGGGGCATGCAGAAGCGGCCCGTCGGGTCGTAGCGCGCCTTGACGGCCGACAGGCGCGCCAGGTGCGGGCCCCAGTAGGCGTGCTCCCAGTCGACCAGCGCGGCGTCGGGAAAGTTGACATAGGCATAGCCCGACACGGCGCGCCGGAGGGATCGCCACGCGTCGGTGACCCAGGCCACGAGGCCCGGCGCGTCCTCGGGCGCCGTCCAGTAGGCCGAATACTCGATCCAAAAGAGGGTGCCGCGTCGGTGGAAAAAGGCCGTGGCGTCGGCCTCGACGTCGGCGATGGCGCCGCCCATGGCCTGGAAGGCGACCGCCGTCAGTATGGGCGCGGTTGCGCACCACCGATCGACGCGCGGCGGCACCGCGAGGGCGTCCACGAGGCGCCGGAGCGCGCGTCGCGATAGCAGCCGGTCGGCAAAGTCGGTCTTGATCTTGGACATGGGTGGGCGGGCGTTGTTGTCGGTAAAGTGGCGCGCCGCGTCGAGCACGCTCGACACCCACGCGCGCGGCCCCTCGCCCAAAGGACGCGGCCTCTTTTGCCCGTGCCTTTGGGCAATCTCGCCCGCCGTGTGCCGGAGCGCGGCCAGGGCCTTTTCCAAATCGGCGCGCGCCTGCGTGATTGCCTTGCGTTCCCGGACACTTGGGACGTCGCCATGACTCCACTTGTCGTCGTCACCACCGTCGTCGGTGCGTGCAAACGTGCAATCCTCTGTGTCGTCGTCAAAGCGGCCCCCCTTGTTGTTATTGTCATCATCGTCGGTGCCATCGTCGCCGCCGGGCACCCACTCGCCGGCCACCACGACCCGGCCGGCGGCGGGCTCAAAGGTGAGTTGGCTCGTGAGTCGGTCCGGCGCTGTGGGCGCCCACCGCTGCCAGGCGTCGGCCACTGTCACGGCGTCCTCCCAGGCAAAGGCCACCTCAAAGAGGATCACGCGACGCAGACGGTGGGCGCGGTAGATGAACCGCGTCACGATGCCAAAGTTGCCGCCGCCGGCGCCGCGCAGCGCCCAAAAGAGGTCGGCGTTGGGGCCGTCGGCGTCAGCGCGCACGAGGCGCCCATCGGCGAGAACGACCTCGGCTGCCACGAGATTGTCGCACGTGAGACCCCAACGGCGCATCAGGAAGCCGACGCCGCCGCCCTGCGTAAGGCCGGCAATGCCCACGTTGGCGCAGGTGCCCATCGGTACGATCAACCCGCCGGGGCCGTGGCCGCGCGTGTCTTGTGTGCCCGTGTCGCCGGTCTGCAGGCGCAGGTAGGTGGGGCCGATGAGGGCGCCGGCGCCGATGGCCACCTCGGACGCGTCGGGCGACACCAGCAGGCCGTCCATGCGACTCATGTCGATGACGACGCCCGTGGTCATCGAGTAGCCCTCGGGCGAGTGGCCGCCCGAGCGCACGGAAAAGGGCACGCCGTGGTCCAGGGTCCACCCCAGCGCGCGGCGAATGTCGTCGGCATCGCGCGCATAGACGATGGCCTGCGGGAACACGTTGACGCGCTTGTTGTAGATCAGGCGCGCCGTGTTGTAGGCGTCGTCCCACGGGTAGCGCACGTCGACGTGGCGCGCCAGCGCGCACAGGCATTCCAACGAGACGCCCTTGTCGCGCAAAATGTCGCACCACGTGTTGCTGATGGCCTCGACCGTGAGCGGGTCCTTGCAGGGACCGCACTGCGAGCGCACCCGCGCGACAAAACTGCACTCGCCGTCGTCGTCGGATCGACGGCATGGAGGGGCCGCGGAGAGTCCGTCCGCCGCCGGCTCGGCTCCGTCTTGCGCTTTTTTCTGGTCCCGTCGTCGTCGCGCAGTCTTGGTCGGGGGCCGCCGGTCCGTCGGTGGCGAGCGCATTTTGGCAAGCCCTGGCTTTTCCTTTTTTTTCTGTTAACAAAATATCAAAAAATGAATCTTTTTTTTGCTTTTTCTCTCCTCTCTCTCTCTCTGCGTCGTCCGCCGCGATGGTGGGCTCGCAAGGAAAAGGGCTAAAAAAGAAAGAAAAATGAAAACGAGAAAGAAAAGGAGGCGAAAAGGCGCAAGAAGCAACGGCCGGGTTGTCTTGAAAAGGTGCGTCTTTCGCGCTTTGCGGTGTCATGGCCAAGGGAACCGCCCATTCACTTGCCTTTCTCGTCCCCGTCCGTCGCTCCCGTCGGCCATCGGGATGGCGCCTGGCAACCGCGGGGACGCCGCAGACAGACGGCGAATCGCCTTTTTTTCATTTCTTTTTTTTTGCCGTGGCACTTTTGTTTGCGCGGCCGTCATTTGTGGGCCTGGGTGTATTGGGAGCGGGCTTGGGTCCAATGTACTTGTTTTTGTTTTCTCTCTTAGGTCGGCCTCGTCGTCGTGGTTGTCTTGCTCTCTCGCGCGCCTGCGGTCCGTCTCTGCGCCCCACGCCCTCTTTAACATTACAATCCGAACCAACGAGACCCAAACAAGACACCCTAAAAAAAGGGAAAAAAAGAGAGCACCCCAGACGATGGCGACGACGACACCCACGGCAAATGGCGCGCCCAACGGTGGCGGCGGCGACGTGGGACCGCCGTGGAGCCGGTTGCCGCCGGAACTGTGGCGCGAGGTACTTTTCCACTGTCGATCCGACCGCGACCTCTATGCGTGCCTGTGCGCCGCCCGCTGCTTTCACGTCCTGGCGCCGGGCGATCTCGCCGCGCGCTTTTACGCCGACGCCACCGTCGAGGGCATGTGCGCCGCGGGCAACCTCGTCGGTCTCGAATACGTCATGGCGCACCGGCCCGCGTCGGCGCCGCCCGTCGACTGGGTCATGTGTCTCTACGACGCAGCCCTCGCGAACCGGGGCGACAAGTGCGAGATGGTCGCACGGGTGCTCGCGCAGTCCGACTGCCACACGGACGACATCTATGGTTGGGAACAAGCGCGCGCGGTCGTTGCCGAAACAGATGACCCGCTGTTGCGCGCGCTGGCTGCGTTGGTCATCCTGGCCGCACCGATCGCCGCGAGCGACGATCCGGCCGACGCGAGGCGCGTGGACGGCGCCATGGAGCGCATGGACTCTGTGTGGTCGCACGCATCGTTCAAAGCAAGGGCCGATACGGTCGAGCGGTGCTCGCGCCTCGGCGCGGCATGGAAAAGCCTGGTCGCGCGCTTTGTCCTGCGTGCGATCACCCGAGCGGCCGTCGACTCTCATGGTGCTGGTGTATGTGTAACCCGAACTGGAGACTGGCAACTGTGCCATGAGGCCGGCGACTATGACGGAGCGCGACGCGTGTCTGAGCAACTTATGGCATCGAGTCTGTTTGGCGTCGAGCGCCTCGTCCGCGAGGGCCGCCTCGACGACGCGGTGGCGCTGATGGTCGACCCGACCGCGCGCGCCAATCTGCCCCCTCTCGACGCGTCGCGTGCGATCGTCCGCGTTGCCGAGGCGTCTGCGCGCGCCGGTCGCATTGACCTCCTTGGCGCGCTCGGCTGCTTTGACGTCGACGGTATGGCGGCGCTCGACGCCATGGCCACGGGCGGCGCGCAAAAGGCACGCACGGCGGCCTTTTATCAGGCGGCAACGGCAGGTTATGTCTGCATTCTGGAGCGTCTCGGCGCATCGACCGAATGGCGCGCGTCTGTCATCCGCGCCCACCCCGACGTCGTGGCCGTTGTCGTTGCCGGCGATCATCTCGACTGCATGCGCTGGCTGTGCAAACACGAATTCCCGACCGCGACCGCCCAGGCGTGGTGTGCGCCGAGGGCACGCTATGCGTCGGCGCTCTCCCTGGCTCTCGTGCGGCGGCACATAGATCTGGCCAACTTGATCCTGCAGGGCGTCGATGGCCAAGCGGCCGGGCGTCGGGCCTTTGACGAGGCCGTGGCCGCCGGCGACCTGCGCGTTGCCCGCTACGTGCGCTCTGTATGTCCGTCGGCGCTGCCCCATCCTATGATCGCGCAAAAATCGTATTCCGCGGCGCGCGCCACCCCCATCGTCCTGATTCCCGTCAACCACAGTTGAGCAATAAGAGCGATCCGCCCTTTTTCAATTAACAAAAAGAAGGATGCACAAGGTAGACTGACACGAGGCACGCTGGCCAGCGACTACTTGGGGCCGAGCGGCGCACAGAGGGCACAAAACCTCGGCCACTTGGCCCTGTGCGCCTGGCCCGAGAAAAAAATGCATGCCATTCACGCTCAAACCGACAAAAGCAACGATGAAAAAAAGAGAAACAAAAGTTTTCGCGACGGACGACGGGACACGCGCAAACCGAGATCAATCCATGCGTTTTTTCAACGCGCGCTCACGGGTTACGACGGATCGCAGAGCCGCGCTCAGTTTTCGGATTCGGCTGACCGACTTTGTCCGATCGTGCTCGTGTCGCCTGTTCATGTTTATACTGATTGTTTTCGGCGAGCGCTTTAATTCCGCGCGGTGCCGGCTGGAGCCGCGCTCGAATTTCGACCAGCGGCACCGGATGACCGATCGACAAGTTTCCATTTTTGCGAGCACGGAGCGTGGCACCGCAGCCGTGTCGGCCACCGACAACGGTCTCTTTTTTTTCCTTGTATCGCACATGCAAGGCGCAATTGCACACCGGCCACGAGAGACAAAATGCGTGCAATTTATCGTCGGGGCGTGATCAATAAAATCCAATACTCTTCTTTTTTGTTCACATGTCTCTGTGCTTGTTTTTTGGTTTAGGAAACAAGGCCGATTCGACCGCGCACAGGCGGCGGTCGAGGTCGCCGAGGAGGGCATCTTGCTTGTTGAAAGCGGCCTCACGCTCGTCGAGGGCGGCCTCCATTTCGGCGAGGGCCGCCTCCATCTTGTCGAGCGCAGTATCGCGCTCGTCGAGGGCGGCATCCACCTTGGCCAACCTAGCGCACCAGCCAGCGGTACCGGCCGGCTCTTCAAATGACATTTTGGTCCTCAGCGCGGTCTCGTCGGCGCAGGCGGCAGACCCGTGGTCAGGGTCGGTGTTTTCTGCGCGCAAAACAAAAGAGTGAGGACAAAAGCAAGGTGCAATGCGCGTGGACCAAAGGGCGGCGATGAGAAGCACCGCCGCAAGACGGAAAAAGACATGCAAAAACACGACATTGCTGTTCATACGTACCCGGCGGCCCGGCGGCGTTGTTGGTGCTCCGCATCGTGGGTGCAGTGTCTGACCGGGAAAAAAAGGACAGTTTCCTTTATCTCGGTGCCGAGCCTTTTTTTCGGCGCCGACGAGCCAGCCGCGCAAGGGCACGTCGAGCGCGCGCCTTGAACCTCTGGCTGACAACAGGCGGTGCCGTCGTCGAGGCAATGCCGTTTTCGAGCACCACGACGGCCTGCGGGCTGTCGCTCGACCGCCCACCCTTTTCGTCCCAGAGCAAGTATTCTGTCTTTTTTCGTAAATTTTTATTTACAGTGATTTTTTCAGAACGGGCCGCAACCACACCATCGGGGCCGCGACACAAGAAAGGACCAGGATGTCTCTGTCGCGCACGGCCGCATCTTTGCCGCACGAACACGGCGCACCGGCAAGTGCCTTTAGAGGGAGGAAAAAAAGAGCCCAACGGGACGAATCCCTGGGTCTTTTTTCGGAGCCTCTTTTTTGTTTTTTTATCTCACACATGTACCACAACGAAAAAGAAAAAACGTAAAAAAAAGAAAAAGGCTCGACGGCGGAAAAAACAGACGATGGCCACGACAAAGAAACCGAGATCGCAAAAGGATGCATGAACGGAAAAAGAAAGAAAGAAAGAATCAAGTGTCTGCCGTCACCGAGATGGCGCCTTGTGTGGCCGCGGGCAGCAGGTCAATCTGCCACAGCGTGAGCGGTGACAGCGCGCGCAGACTGCCACGGGCCAGTTGTAGATCGCCGACGATCAGCGGCGTGGTAGGGTTCGCGATGACCGCTCCGCCAAACAGCCCGAATTCGCGCGACACGATTGTCCACTGCGTCACGCCCGACGCGATCTCGACGGTAACCTGCACCGCCACCGGGTCATTCAACGTCGGCGCCCGTTTGACCGCGGCGGTCACCTCGCCCCACTCGGGCTTGGCAAAAGGCATTGTGCGTCGCGGATCGCGCAAGCCGCAGCAGAGGCGAACGGCGCCGGGCGCGACGGGTCCCAGGAGCAGACACTGCGCGGGGTCATAGTAGTGTCCAAAGGTGCCGGCTAGCGTGTTGCGGTCCTCGTCCGAGAGCAGATAGGCCAAGCGCGCCACGAGACCGCACTTGATCGCGTCGTCGAGTCCGCCGTCGAGCGCGCGCAACAGAAAGGCGCCCACGGCCTTGTTGGGCGCCGTGGCGGCCTCGGCGTCGATCTCAGCCGGGAGCAAAATGTCCAACGCGCTCTCGATGATGTGCACCAGCAGGTCGCGCTCGGCGCCTAGAAATAGCGCGCAGCCGACGAGATCGGCGACGTCGCAGTCGCCATCATAAATGGCCGACGAGAGGCGCCGCGGGTCGTAGAGCATGTCGACAAGGGCGTGGACCGATGATGCCTCGAAGGGCACGCTCACTTGGTAGACATGACGGTGGTGCAGGTGTCCGCTGTCGTCCTCGCGGTCTTGGCTGCGATCGGGGTCCGTCAAGGCGAAAAGGCGCGCAAAGTAGGGCCAGCGGGCGAGAATAACGCGGTGGGCAGTGATCGTTCTGGAGGGGTCGTCGTCGTCGCTATCGTTGCCGTGGTCGTCGGTATGGCCTTGCAGTCGTACCACACAGTCGCACCACAGGTGACGCATCTGGCGCGTCCACGCGGTGGCTTCCGCTGTTGCCCACGTCGACCACGCCCCTTGGACAGAGGCCCCGATCTGCTGGCGCGCCTCACCAGCCCCGGTGCGCGTAGGTCGCTTTCTCGTGGTCTGCTTTCGCATGGTTTGCATTGTCTCTTTTCTAGTCTCTCCCGCTCTGGGGTCTGTGTGGCGGCCTTTTTTTTCTTTCCTTTTCGTCTGCGCTGTGCCGTCGCGCGTCACAGTGCAGAAAAGATTTGCGCGCGGGCGTGCGCTCTCTTTTAATCAGGGTCACTTTATTGCACAGTGTTTTTCCTTTATTTACGGTTGGAGCAAACTCGCTTGGTGCAGAAAAAATGGCGCCGCCGACACAACACCCCCGTAAAAAGAGCGATATACACACAATAAAAAAGGCACCGCCGCATGAAAAAGAAAAGGAAAAAGTCTGTTGGCGGTCAATGGGCCGACTCTGTTGTTGGTCCTCTCAAAAAAAAAAGAGTGTACCGCATGTGCGCCAGGTCGCTGTGGTGGACCTGACGCTGGGCAATGGCCGGCTTGCGGCTCTGTTTTACTGTTTTGCCGGTTGGCCGTTTTTGAGCCGATGTGCTGGGTCGAAACCCGGCAAGCGCTGGAATCCTGGGCATCGCACGCGCGATGCTTGATATCAGCCTTTCTCGGCTTAATCTGGGTTTGGTCGAACCCAAAAACGGACCCCCGCACGTTTGCAAAAGCGCGTTTGCGAAACGAAATTGTCCGTTTCATGCGAACTAATCAGGTAATAGGTAGAACGGAACCTCGCGCCTGGCCATTGCCCGGCGTTAAACACGGCCCGAGCATGCTGTTGAGTTAAGCAAAGAGTCGGACCGCGATTCCACGAAAAATATGGCGTCGGGAACACTTGCCAGGCATTGGTGGGCGACATCTGCTCACCGCGCTCCTTTGCACCCCGTCGCGCCGCGCCCCCGAAACCCCACACCAGCAAGGAACCTTACCGTCGAAGACGATACGAAGCCATGAGCCTGCTCTACCGCCTAGCAGTGTGGGAGTTGGGCGAGCACCCTCACACATTTGTGACGAGAACTCAAGCCGAAATCGACCGCGAGACTGCAAGACAGGTGATGCTTACATCGCGTGGTATAGTCGTGCCCGATGACGATCGCGACCGTCTGCATCGCACGCAAGAACTTGTCGCTATTGTGAAGCGTAACAGCACACCCAAGGAAAAAATGGATTAGGTGCCTGATCGTTTTTAAAATAAAAAATAAAATGCCTAGATGTGGCGGCAAGCCGGCCTACGCACGGCCATTGCCCAGCATTGGTTAGGCCTCTCTTTTTTTTTCGCATAAACGTTTTTCCTTTTTATTGTTGTCTTTATTGTTACCATCATTCGATTCCTCTCTCTCTTTTTTTTTCATGACGCCTTTTCCGGCGCTGCGGTTGTTGCGGTGGGTGACGCTCGATCCACGATGCCGGTGCTGGCGGCGAGCGCTGCACGGGCCACAGACCGGCGCCGGGCGAGCCTCGCCGCCATCCTCCATTGGTCACAGCGCCAATCGCCTTCCGATTCTGGGTCGAGGAGTCGCTCCATATAGTAGCACTCGGCACCATCCTCGTCGCCGTGAGGTGGCCTCGTGCTGCACAGACACCCGTTGCGATCGAGCCACGAGCACACTGCCGGATCAGAACAGTAAAAGGCGAGGCCGGGGACGCAGGGAGCGCGACCCGGTCCGTGCAGCCAGACGACGGCCTCTAGATGGCCTTGACTGGCCGCCCAGGGCAGGGCCTTTTTGGAACAGTGCGCATCGGGGTAGCGCCACCGCAGCAGGTCCATGATGGCCACGTGGCCGCCCCGCGCTGCCCACGCGATGGCCATGCGCCCGCAGCCATCGCTGCGACGGTCGCACAGCAGGCGCGCCATCTCGACGTCACCGTTGGCGGCGGCGCTGTCGAGTGCGGCGGGCGACCCCGTCTCGGGTCGATGCTCTTGGAGGTAGGCGACAATGTCGAGGCGCGCCTCGGACGCCGCATAGTCCAAAAATTTGGCAAGAGGACCATACGGCAATGTGCGCTCCATGAGGCGCACCACGCCGGGGAGATCCCTGCGTATGGCACGATCGATGATCTCATGGGCTTGGCCGCGCACGATGCTAAAAAAGTATCGATCGATCAGAAAGGCCAAGACGCGCGGGCCGGCCAGGTGGTCGACCGCCTGCCGCGCGCACCTTTCGTCCTTGGGGCACAGCCAGGCGAGCACGTCGGCCTGATCGGCCGCGACGGCATGAGGCACCAGTTCCAGAACGTCTTGGTGGTCGAGATCGCCGCGGTCCCACATGCCGTCGAGCGCGTCCACGTTGCCGACACGGCAAAAGTCGGCGGGCGTCGCGCAGCCGCGCCATCTTTTGGCGCGCGCCTCGTAGGCCGCAGGGTCGTCCAGGTGAAAGACCCTTGCGGCAAAGAGACACGCGGCGAAATCGTGGTCGCCCAGCCGCGCGAGGATCATCGCAAGGATCTCGGGCGGGAGTGCCGCGATGTCGTAGCATGGTATAGGGGCGCCATCGCCCATGGGCGCCTTGCGCTTTCGCGTCGCTGCCGCCACTTGCGTCTCCATCCTCTCTTTTTTTTGCCCCTTTTCCTTTTTTTTTTGGTCTGCCAGCGACGATTTGTGTTGCGCGAAAAAAAGGGCCCGCCCGCGATTACATTCAAAAAGAAAAGGAGGGCAAAGGCTGGCCTTGCGTCGCAAGTTGCCAGGCCAAAAGACGGCCCGTGCGTCGTGCTCTTTTTTTTTTTCGTTGGATAGATTTTCCACCAATAGAGCGCAACTTTGGCTCGCAAACTGGCCTGGTGCTCCAGTGTTGTGCGTGCCGAGCACCGCGATGCTGCCGCCCCAGGCTGCGCTCCGTTGTCGCGCTCGCTGGCGCTGTGTCTTTCCTAATTCATTTTTTTGTCCGCGCAGGCGATTTGGCGTCGCGGGTTTACGGGATGTCTATCAATGCCGGGGGCGGTCTTGTCCGGTGCTTGTCGGCACTAACCGGTCACCTTTGACGAACTGGCTGCTTCTTTTTTGACTAACAGTCAGTTGACTGCGACTTTAGTTGGTATGCACGAGGCTTGAGCCTGGGATTCATATTTAAGATAGTATCATAATATGAACTTATTGCCGCATCATGGTTGGTCGCGACGACCAAGGGTAATTTCATCGGGACTCGATCGTGCAGAAAGCGCTGGAAAGAGCCTCAAAGTGAGGAAAAGTTCAAGGAAAAATGCTGTGAAAGGAGACGCAGGAGAACGCATCTTTTTGCTTGTGCAAACCGGACCAGAGATGAACTATGCGCGAGTCGTCCCAGTTGCCGTGCTCGTGGACGCTGCCCTCATCATCGGCCAGTTCTACTAGGTGGCGATTATCATTCTCATTGCTCCCGTAGTGATGGTATTTAATACCGCATCGCCCAAAGATGTCATTCCGCGCTAATGCCGTCTTGTGCTGGTCGCAGAGCGCAGAGAGCGAAATCGAAAGAGAACAACTGAAGGGCAAGCGACAAGCGGGTTGGGAAAAGGCGGAGATTTGGCTCGCCAAGGGCAAATGGTGCGCTCCTCCTCATTGCGTACCATGACCTCTCCCACTAACCATCTTTTTAGGATGCATAGACAGCCTGCGCAAGAGATCCAGCCATCGGACGACTTTAGTGTGCGTCTGGGGCAAACGAACGGCGAACTCGACGACTGCCTTGCGGCGGTGGGCGTCGAACCCGTCGATCACAGAGCACCGTTGAGAGATGCTGCTCCCGCTCACCAAACAGCCCCGAATTGAATGGCAAAGTCAATACAACGGTTCATTCTTGGGTCTATCTGATTTTCGCATCGTCCGAGGCCAGCGCTTGCGGGTATTAACCAGTCACATCCGGCTAACCGGCTACTTTGCTTTCGGCTAATGGTCGGTTGACTGCGGCTCTGGTCGGTATCGGCGGGAATCGAGCCGCCCGTCAATAAACGGAGTGGAATCGATATGGTAACGGAAATAGTCGGATAAAACCGGTCATTCAGACCCGAACACGAGCGCGAATACGAATTGGTCGCGCTTGCGCTCGCATTCGGGTTCGCACTTGCTCCTTGGTCGGAATAACAAATCGAGTTGTTTTTGTTTTATTCGCGCATATCTCCAAGTCGTCGTTGGGATTTTTTCTTACTTTTAATTTCGCTTTGTTCGGTTAGCATAAATTTTGTACATTCCGACGAAACCACGGTTGGTCGGTCGTCTGCGAGCCTTGGCCGACTAGTGTAATCATGGGCGCGGCTAGCCGCACGCGCACTGAGCGCCTCCCAGGAACAAAAGAATGGCCATAGATACAACCCTGTGCCACGGCGATCGTGGCCGGACGCCATTGGGACATTGAGCCGCCTGCCCGTTCCTCGATGTTTGTCGTGGGTCTTTCTCTTCCTCCTGCGCACCTTTGCTGACGACACCGCGCCGCAACAGACCATCCGATCTCGACCGGCAACAAAAAAAAAATAAAAAATGGAAAGCCGCACCGTCTCTTTTTTGGCATTGAAAAATGCAAGGTCTGGTGAGGGGGGTCTTTTTTTTATTGATGGGCGACGGAAAACAAAGAGGCGTGTGCCTGGTCGCGTCTGTCCCCGTCGCCCCCCTTTTTTTGCGCTGCGTCGGCGCGAGTCCACAGTCGGCCCCGCCCTTTCCATGCTCCTTTCGCCCGCCTGATGCACACACAGGGAGAGAGGAGAGTCGCCGGCGTGCAACAGGCATCACGACAAAAAGAGAGAGAGAGAGAATCCAAGACGGACAGCAGGCATTAGGAGGCGACCCCGCTGCGCCAGCGCACGATGCAAAAGAGCCGCCGAATGGTGCTCGGGTGCGCGCTTTCGGCGCACGCCAACCACGCCGTGTCGTCGACCGAGAGGCCACACATAGGGGGCGCCTCACTGTCGGTGTTGGCGGCCGCAACGACAATCGTCTCGGGAACGCGGGCGCGACGGTGCATGTAGTAGGAACGATGGGCCTCGGCCTCGACGACGGCAGCCGAGATGATGCAGGCCGTGCGGCCGAGATCGTCGCCGTTCACCTCGACGATGAATCCCGTGTTTATCTTGACCAGACGGCCGTCGTCCTCGGCGCGCTCGACAATTGTCAACCGGCAAGTCGTCGACATGCCCGTTGTGGGACGGGAATCACGAACCGAGCCTATTTCTTTCTGCCCGACCGGCTGCTGTGCCTCTTTTTATGTCTTGTTCTTTTTGATAGAACAAAAAAAAGAGAAGAGACAGAAGGGCGGGTGTGGGGAAGGCCGCCGGCGGTGCGTGGCGGGCGCGTTGGTTGCGGTTGCAATATCTTTTTTTTGACGGCTTCCCTGTGCGGTCGTGGAGCGCTCCGACTTTGGACGGAAAATTGCCAATCCGAGTCAACGATTTTTTCGAGATACCCAAAAGATTTTGCAAAAAAATCGTGCGGCCGACGTCAGCGGCGCGACCACCCGTGCGCGCCGACCGCCCCCCCAAGACCAAGGGAATGGCGATAAGGATGCGATTACGCGCCATGGCGACCGGGAGCCCGGCGCCGCCGGGGCATTGATCCGCCTGTCTGTTTCCCAATGTTTGCAGGGGGGGGGAGGGGCTTTCTTTTCCTCCCGCGTGTCTTTGTGGGCGGCGCTGCGCCGCGGCAGGCCATTCGACTTGGACGGCCCAAACATAAAAAACGGGAAACCCGCACAACCTCTTTTTTGGCGTAAAAAAGACAATGTTGAGCGGGGGCCTTTTTTTATGGATGAGCGGCGAAAAACAAAAGACCCCTGTACGCGGCTGCGCCCATCCCTACCACCTTCTTTTCCGGATGAGAGGGGACACTGGACCAGGTCTGCAGTTGGGGTCTTTTTCTCGTCCGTACAGTCGCGATGTAAAAAAAAGAGAGAGCATCATAGTTGATCCTGCGCTGGCATTGACCACGGCACATCCATCGGTTGGGCAAGGGGGTAGGGACGCGCGTCGGCCGGACACAAGAGGCGGCATCGAGGGCGGACGGGCGGGAGGATCCGAGCCTCGATCCATTTCTTTGTTGCGCGGTGGCTGCGCGTGTTGTGCTGGATGGCGTCACGGCACCGATGCGCATCAAAGGCAAAGCCGGCCTCCGCGGCCCACAGGAGTGTGTCGAGGTGGCCTTTGGCGGCCACTCCGGTCAGCGCGTTCTTGTCCCACCGATAGCCGCGATCGCGCAACCACACCAAGACGCCGTATTGACCGGCCAGGGCGGCGGCGGGCGCGAGACTGTCGTCCAACGAAAAGCCGAGTGCGTCGCATAGCCACTCCATAACGTGGAGATGCCCGGCGCAGGCGGCTTCGTTCATGGCCAGCGCATTTTGCAGACAACCGTTCGTTGCAGCCCACTTGAGGGCGTCGAGGTGGCCCTTGTACGCGGCGTGCCTGAAAACGTAGGGGTGCCACGATGCGCCGTGGGCACGTAACCAAGCCATGGTGTTGACGCAGCCTTTGGCGGCCGCGTTGAGGATCGCCGTGGGGCTCGTGGGGCAGCGCTGGACCAACAGCCACTCGAGTATATCGGGGCGGCACACATCGGCCGCCTCCTCCCACGCCAGGTAGGAGAGCGGGCAGCCGCACTCGGCGGCGCGCACAATGTCGTCAAAGAGGCCGTTGCGCACCAGACCGACGACGATGTCGCGATCGGCATGCGGGCAGCCGTGGGCGACGGCCCACCACAGAATGTCGACATGGCCCGCGTCGGCGGCCGCCACGCAGGTGCGTGCGTCCCACGGGTGATCACGCGCGCGCAGCCAGTCGAGTACGTCGAGGCGTCCGGCTGCGGCTGCGGCGGCGCACGCTGTTTCGTCCCACACGACGTCGCCCCGCGCGTGGAGCCAGTCGAGGGCGCGCAGGTGGCCCATGCCCGCCAACGTCGCCGTCACGATACTGCCGTCGGCGAGACGGTATCGAGTATGGTCCCGCGCGTGCAGCCATCGAATAGCCTCTTGACCGCCGGCCTCGGCGACGGCGCGCACGGCTTCCTTTGTTGGCAAGCACGATCTCCAGTCACAGAGCCATTGGACCAGAGCGCCGTTGCCGCTCTCTGCGGCCGCCCGCATTACCGCGCACGGGTCAATGTCGTCGTCCCAACAAGAGGCGTGATCTCGCACGGCGCCGTTGCCGCCGTTATTGGCGTGATCACCACGGTGGCCGTCGTCGCCGTCGCCGTGATCGCCGTTATGGGCGTACTTTCTGCGATCGCGGCCGTCGATGCGGCAGAGATCGGACGCGAGGAGGCCAGCCTGCACCGATTCCGACCACGCGCGACAGACGGCACAGAGGTCGCCGCGACGGGCCATCTCGACGACGTATTCGGAACGGCTCGGGGCGAGGCGCAACGGGCGCCGATAGAGATCATCGGCGAGTGCGCACCATAGGCGGCAGACGCGGCGCACACCCACCAGGTCAAAGTCGTCGAGTGCGCCGAAAATGATAGCGACAATCTCTGTGGGCAGGTCATGCCATGTCGCTGCCGCCTCGTCGAGGCGCCGCCTTTTGCAGGACCCCTGCTCCCGCGCCTCGTCGCAACCGGCCATTGTCTCGGCTCGCGCTTTTTTTGATGTTTTTTGTTTTGCGGTTGGACTTGCGCGCACGGCGTCGGGCGTCGCCGCAGTCGGTCGGGGTTTGGCGCAATGACAGGCCTTTTTTTTCTTTGCCAAAAAAAAGAGTGTGGTGCAAAGAGGGATGCTTGTCGGCGCGCTCGATCCGAATGCTGGGACAGAGAGTCGTCGCGACGCGGACAGGAGCGACTCTTTTGCGGCGTCTTCTCCTTGTCGTCGCCGCCGTCCAACGGGAGAATGAAAAAAAGGAAAAAGAGGGGGAAAATGGCTGACAAAAAACCGGCCAATCGAGATGTGTGTTTTTTGATGGCGCGCCAAACCGCCAGCGCGGCGGGAGCGCACATAGGACAAAAGAAAAAAGAGACAAAGAGCGATCAACGTCGAGGAATGGACATGGCCAAGCGCAGACAGTGCGAGCCCTCCCTTGTGGCCGTGTGGACGGATCGGTGGGCACAGGTCAAGCGGCGCTGCCTCGGGACCGGTGTGGTGCGCACCAACATTCACGACGCTCACCGTGGAACCGACGCCAGTGCGCACCATGACCCGCCCACGCTGTGCTCTCTGCCGCCCGAAATGACGGCGGCCATCGTCTCGCATTGTGCTATCGACGCACTGGTGCGCCTGCAGAGGACATCGCGGTCCCTCAACGTGGTCGCCTCGCGCGTGCTCGCCCAACGGCACCGGCGCGTCGTCGTGAAGGCCAGCGCGGATTTGCTTTTGCGCGTGGCCGATGGGTTTCTCAACGACGACGACGATGCCATCGCCATCCTCTTGGTGACCGGCCGGCCGCTCTACTCTGTATGCTTTCCTGGCGACGACCGTGCGCTCCGCTCGATATGCTTTCCCGGCGGCGACGACTGCACGCTCGATTTTGGCGCCCTGCGGGCCGGCCACCTGCCCTTTGACTACAAGGCGCACTTTGGCGGGGCCTTTGTCACCATGTCGCCCGTCGCGCTCGCCGTGTGGGCCGGTGCGACCCGTATTTTGGCCCTTTTGGCCGGCACCACAGCGCGACGCGGCCACACGCGCCATTCGCTTCTGACGGCAGCGGTGCGTGCGGCCGACGGTGCCCTTGCGTGCGGTCGTGTGTACCCCCTGGGTGCGATGATCGACGTCATTGTCGGGATGACCCCGCCCGTCGGACTGTTGCGTCGTCTCTTGCTGCCGCAGGCCGACGAGCCACCGTTGGTCTCGCTCTTGCGGGTCGCGCAGGCCACCGCTAGTGCGATCGCGCGAACGCCTACGATGACGCATCGAGGGGACCATAACACGAAAGCCGGCACGCGCGCCATGGCCACCGCCGTGGGCGGATCCCTGTGGCAGTTGGAGCGTCTTGTGGACAGGGCGTGCGGCGACGCGACAGCCTACAGCGCACAAGAGCGCGCAGAGGCCCTCTACCTGGCGCTCGCCGCCGCATACCAGGTGCAACTGCCGCGCGGCGTGGCCGCCCTCGTCGACGCGGGCCTAGGTCCCGACGCTCGCACACGCAATGGCGGGCATACGGTCGCCGATGCTTTTTTCGGCCTGGTGTCCGAGGAACCGCCCAAGGACGACGCTGAGGATCTCCATCCGACGGTCGCCGTTGCGCACGCCACGCTGGCCCTACTGACGATGATTCTCTGCAATCGTCGCGCCCACCCTATGCGGCAGTGATCCGCGCCAAGGCGCGAAAGGAAAGAGGCCAACAAATCGATACACAGTATGCAATAGTGTACAATTTCCTTTATTTCTTTGTCGGTCTCTGGGTCCTCTTTCTTTTTTGTTTTCAATGGTCATCTTTTTCTTTGTGCGCTCCTGTTTGGCGCGTGGCCCTTTTTTTACTGTCGGGTGTCGATTGGTCGGCAGGGCGGTCGATTTGGGCGGAAAAAAATAGAGAGACACGCAGACGCAAGGCGAGCGCCCCGTGTACCAATCCTCCCCGAAATTTGTGTGCGGGACCGAATCGTCGCCGTCGCGCTGAAAAATGGTCACCCTCTTGGACCTGCCCGACGAGTTGCTTTTGGCCATTCTGCGCCGCGCCGCCCCGCAGACCAGAGCCGTCTCGTGGCTGGCCATCGGCGCCACGACCTGCCGGCGGATGCGCCCCTTGTGGGACGACGACGCCCTATGGCGGCCCGTCCTCGCGCGCGCGGTCGGCGCCAGTGCGGCAGAGGCGGCGCCAGCGCACGCATGCACGCCGTGCAAACAACTCGTACGCTTTTTGCTCTCGGCCACCGTCGACATCACCGTCGCCGTGCTGTCGGACGAGGCCGTGTCGGCTTGCCTCTTTGACGGCGTACGCGTGGCGCTGCCATCGCTCGACCTGTGTATGGTGCGACGCTACCAGATACCTCTGACGCACGCCGCTACGCCCGCGCTGTTGGCCTTGCGCGCCGTGGGCACCTTTTGCCGCCCGCTGTTCAACGCACACGTGTGGTTGGCCGACTTGTCGCGGCCCTATGCCAGTCTGCGGCTCATTCACGCCGCGGGCACACGGGCGCCTCTCTATCCCGAGAATAATCTATGGTGGAGCCCGCGACTCGCGGCGGCCGGTCTAGAGGCGACGATTGCCGTCCGCCTCATGGTTGCCAACGCACAGGGCGCACGCGCCTTTATCGCCGGGTCGCCGTTGCTCAAAAGCGAGGCCGATCCGTTGTGCGTCCCGAGGTGCGTGGCCGACATCGCCCAAATGACGCCGCTCGGCACGCCCCTTGCCGCGACCTGGTACGAGCCCGGATCGCGCGCGGCCCTCTGTCACGTGGCGGGCTGCACCTGCCGGTAGGCCAGACGCGGGCGACGATCTTTTTCCCTTTTTTTTCTTCCTGCCGTATATTTCCTTGTTCGTGGCGCACGGTCCGAATGTGATCAACTTTTTTCCTCCTTTTTTTTGCTGACCGCACGCGACCTCTGCCGTTGCGCTTTCTTTGCGCGTCGCTGAGAATGATGTAGACAATCTTGCCAAATGATCCGACGGCAATGAGATGGGGTAGAAGAGAGAGAGAGAGATAGAGAGATAGAGAGAGATCACGTAGGCCGACGGGGATACGAGAGGCGCCACATGCCGACCTCGGCAAGGGTCCCGCGGGGCAGTGAACTTTTGATGGCGCGCGCGCATCCTTGCGCGACTCGATCATGGCAAGACATGCATTTTTGCGAAAAAAAACAAAAAAGGAAAAGTAAAAAAGACATGTGATCGCCGCTTCATCTGCGTGGATGCCCCCTTTTCGGCCATCCATTTTTTCTCTATGTTTTTCTCTATGGTTTTCCGTGGTACGTTTTCAGTCGCGCTGTGCAATTCGCCGCCAGGCTTTTTTTATTTGGCCGCCATTGGTTGTAGAGATTCGAGGGGGAGGGCCACACGCGGCGGCCGTCGTCAAAATGCACCAAAGAGCCGGTCCGACGACGCCACAGAGAGACCCTTCTCGAAAGAGTTTTAGGGAAAAAAAGGATTACGTGCACGACGAGGCCGCGCCGATGCTCACCGCCCAGACAACAAATGACAGCCCAAAAGAAGGGATCGACACCCACGGGTCCTATGGGGACGCACCCTTTGACGACCTTCCCGATGAGATCGTCATCGCCATCATCGTCGCCATGGGCCACGACATGGCGGCCGTGGTGCAGTGGGCGTTGACGTGCAGGCGCCACCATGCGCTCGCGATGGACGCGGTCGTGTGGCGCCATCTGTGCGAGGTACGCTTTGGACCGGCGCTGCACCGGCGCTTCCTAGATGTGGGCAAGGACTGGCGCTGGCTCTACGAGGCGCAATCGCGCGTCGACGGAGGCGACAGCGCTGGCCAGCGGACGGGTGCCGCGCTGGTCGACGTCGACGGTTCCCCATGGGTCTACTGGGGCGACCTCGTCGACGGCTCGCCGCATGGGTACGGCATGGCGTTATCGATGCCCCACGACCGTACCCGCTGCCCGGCGAGGATTCCAGACGATGGCGTCACGTGGCAGTCACCGGGCCGCTACGAGGGATACTGGCAGCACGGCAGGCGGCACGGCTACGGCGCTGGCATCGACGGCGACGGCCACACCTATGACGGGCATTGGCAGGCTGACAAGTACCACGGCCACGGCGTCTATGTGTGGCCCGAAGGCCATATGTACGAGGGCGCATGGGAGGAGGGCAGCCGATGCGGTCGCGGGTCCATGGTCTACCCGAACGGTGAGCGCTACGAGGGCGATTGGCAAGCCGACCAATCGCACGGCCACGGGGTCCACACCTGGTCAGACGGCACTCGATATGAGGGCGTCTGGGAAATGGATAAAATCAGGTTCGGCTCCATGGTCTATACCAACGGCGATTGCTACGAGGGCGACTGGCACGACGACAGTCGGCATGGCTATGGTTCGTGCACGGTCGCCAGAGGAGGAGAAGGAGGCCGTCGCTATGACGGCCAGTGGAAGTGTGGCATGCTCCACGGCTATGGCGAGGACACGCGTCCAGACGGCACCTATCGCGGCCTCCACCGCCGCGGCAAGAGGCACGGCTATGGCGTCATGGTGTTTTCCGACGACGGCGCGGTCTACGAGGGCCAATGGGCCGACGACATGCCGATGGGCTATGGCACGCTGCGATGCCCGACCGGCTACCTGTACCGCGGTTGGTGGGCCAAGGGCGTGTTGTGCGGCCAAGGCGTCTGCCGATGGGCCGACGGCAGCGAATACGCGGGCGCATTCAAGGACGGCCAGCCTTGCGGCGCCGGCGTCCACGTCCGCTGCGGTGGAGAACGCACCGTGACGACCGAGGACGCCGCAGGTGCGGTCCACGCGCTCGTCACACGCCTCGACGGCTTTCGCTACGACGGCGGGTGGGACCCGTCGGTGGGATCGTCTGGCCAGGGCACGTGCACCTACGCGGACGGGTCGTGCATCGTGGGCACATGGAATGGCGCGGCGGCGCTCGACGGCGAGATCACCTCGCATCGCACCGTCGGCACGCCTTGCGCGATCGATTCGCCTTGCAAGGCGTGCGTGGTCATGGCGGAAAGGCCTCTGCCAAAAAAGATTTGAGCGCGTCGCCGCAGACCTCTTCTGTATATGCCTTTTTTCTTTTTCTATTTTTTTTCCGAATGTCATTGCTGGGCATCTTTTGCGGCGACCTGAAAGGGATTGCACCCTCCTTTGTTGTGTCAAAGCAACGCCTTGCCGTCGCAGGGTCTTCATGCGGTGGTCGCCCTCGTCGCGTTGCACCAGACAGGTGTTGGCCGCGCCCTGTCGATCGTGCGTCTAGATGCACACAACAACTCTGTGTCTCTTTCCTTGTGCCCTGGTGACGCCCGTTTGGCCATGCCGGACGCCTGGCTAAGCCACCTGTGGCCGATTCTATCGCCGCGCAGTTCCGCCTGCGCCAAGAGCAACGGCCAGCGCGACGCGAGCACCGCGCCCACAGAAGCGCCCGGTTGGGGGCGATGGGTCAAACTGCGCGCCAATGGTCGAGCCAGCGCGCTTGTGACAACCACAAATCTGCACAAAAAAAGTAAAAAAAAACCGACAAAACAAACAATTGGCGACACGCAAAGAAAAACGGCCAATGGACGGTGATGGCGGATGCAGGCGGCGCGCGCCGCGCGCGAAAAGAGAGAGAGAGACCGCCCCAACAAGACAATGTCGTCCGAGAACAAGGCAAGCGCCGCAGTGCCCGCGCGACCACCGACCATGCCCACGCCGCCCAACGAGGCGCCGCCGCCGTCGACCTTTGCCGCCTACGTCTTTGGGCGACTCCGCAACCCCATGGACGCTCTCGGGCTCGCCTTTGTGTATGCCCTATTTGTGCTCGTCGGCGGTTGGGTGCCCCTGGTTGCCGGCCACGCTGTCGTACGGGCCGCGCTCGGCGGCCTCTCGCGCCTGCCCGGTTGCGCGTGGGCGGACCGCGGCCCGACGGCGACCGTGCTTTCGGCGGGCCTCCCCGCCGTGCTGCTCTTTGCCGGCCTCTTGCACTGCGACTATGGACGGCTCGATCGCGAGTGGCGCGCATCTGCGCGGGCTCGTGCCTCGTCGCCGTGATACCTCTGCCGTCTGCATTGCCAGACACGCGGCATCTCTCGCCTCGACGAAAAGATCTTTCAGTCGGTCTTGCGCGCGTGCGCGGTGGCCGCGCTTTGGCCCCGCCCTTTTTCTTCCCCTTTGTGCTGCGTTGCTCTTTCTCCCTCGGCATTCGCGCCTCCTTTTTTCCCGGCTGTGAAAATCCGCAAAGAGAAAAAGTTTGAAAAAGATGGCATTGAAAAAATAAAATACGGCCATAGGCCAAAAGGGCAACCTGAACCAGGATGCCCGCGCTTTCATTGGGCCATATAGTCTGTCACTGCAAGCATAAATGCAGGCAGTGCACGCCGTTTTTGTCTCCTTCCATGCCATTTGCCCTGTGCAGCAACAGCAGCGGACACTCGTACGGTTTGGTCGGTCCAGCGACATAGAGACAGAGCGCACACGAAATTGGTCTGGCCTTGCGATGGACCGCCGCCCGCCCTTTAGAGTAGAGTCGCTGTCGCCGAGGCACAGAGACACCGACGACAATGACGAAAACCAGGATGCGATGGAGATTGAGGACACCGAGGACAAAGAGCGCGAGGATGAGGACGAGGCGGATGAGGACGAGGCGGATGAGGACGAGGCCTATCGCGACGCCGACAACAATGCCGACCGCCCGGACGGGAGCGACGGTGAAAACAACGACGACAACCACGATGACGATGGCGATGTGTCTGATTCCGCCGCGCCAGGGTCCGTGCACGCCGACCTTGATATAGAGGCAGAAGTGGAGGAGGCACTTGAGGCCATTTGCTACTGGGCTCATGAGTGCATGATAAGGTCCGACCAAGAGGCCGAGTTGGCGCGACTCAAGGCCGATGACGACGGCGACATGCCCGATTCCGCGGCGCCAGGACCCGTGCACGCCCACCTTGACGTAAAGGCAGAGGTGGCGGCGCTTGATGCCCTGTGCTACTGGGCTCGCGAGCGCATAATAAGGTCCGATCAAGAGGACGAGTTGGAGCGGCTCAAGGCCGGCGACGTCCTCGGCGACGTGCGGCTGGCCGACGCCGATCCGACGCACGGGTCCGATACCGACACACAACTGATCGAGCGCTACCGTCGCATGTGGCAGCGCCTGGCCGACAGCAAGGCGTGCGTAGCGCACATGTCGACCGTGGCCAGCGGGTGGCCGCCGACCCTGGCCGACGTCGAGCGGGCTTACCGCGACCTCGACGCCGCCTATCGGCGACGCTGCCACGGAGGCGATCATATAGGCGACGGTGAGGACGACCCGGCCCGGACGCTGATTACCTACCTGGCCGCCGAGGCCCGTGCGGGCCATCCGTACCCCGGCGACATACTGGCCGACGCCGTGAGTCGGGCACTGGAGCGATCCAACACGCTGATCACATCGCGACGCTGGCCACAGTACCCCGACCCCTTTGGCGGCCGTTTGGTGCCGCGTCACGCGCACGGGTCTGCGTGCGTGTCGTCGGGCGACATCGATGTGGACTACTTTGTGCTGGTGGCATGTCGCTCCGACACTGCCGAGGCCGTGCTGATGGGCGTGCCCGAGGCTGGCAGAGCGCGTGCGATCGCCGGCGCGTCGTTGCTCCACGAGGCGCCGCCCGAATGCGTCGCGGCCTCGATGCCGGTCGACGCCACCGACCTGTGCCGCTGCGTGCGTCCCTATGTGGCCATGCTGCCGGCCTTTCTGGGCGCCGTCGCTGCCGCCTTGCACAAGCCCGTGCTCGTGTTGCCCTCTGAGGACAGAGTCAAAGAGGAGGACGTTGCGCTCGCCGATGGCGCATGGCACGTGTCTTCTGCGATGCAGGCCATGCCATCGATGTACGACGCGCCGCACAGCGTCATCCAGGCCGTCGACGAGATCGATGACCGCCCCTACGCGTGGCGCCAGGCCGAACAGTTGTTTGGCCTGCGGCTCGAGCCGGGCCAACTCGCGCTCGCCCTCTCCCTGGCCGCGGGCACGAGGGCGGCCACCATGGTCGACCTGCCTGCTTCGTCGCTGGCCGACAGGGCCGCGACGGCCTATGACGGCCCACTCGACGCTCCGGGCCTGTGCGCCGAGGCCGGCGCCCTCGTCGCCGCTCGGATCTGGCGACGCGTGTGTGCTGACGGCGCCGACGGCAAGGGACAACTGCCGGATGGCGAGCGCCTCATCGAGATCGCACTGGCGCTCGACATTGCGCCGACCGACGCCGAGAGAGCCGTGCCCGAACTTTTGTGTGGGCGTCTCATCGAACCGATCGTTCGGGCCACCATGCGCGCACGCGGCATGGGCATGGTCGGCGACGTACGAGTGCCAGACGCGTCCGGCCACACGTTGGGTGCACTCACGGTGCAGGGCATGGCCATCGCCGCGAGGCTCGCGCCCGAGGAGGACCCCAGGACCAGCGGGGCCGTGGTCCTGGCGGACGCAATCACCCAGCGGGGCGGTCACGTTGATCCCGGCATCACGCACAGCCACAGCCTCGCCGAGGTACTCACCCGAACGCTGTGGCCCTCGGCCAATCGCGACGAATGCGACGCCTGGGCGAGGCTCTATGCCGCCGACCCGACCTCGCGGCCCGATCCCGACGACGCCGCCCTCATGGAGGCGTTGGCCTCGCGCATGGGCATTCCCGTGGACGACCACCACCGGGCGACGGCTGGCGCCCTCTGTGGCCTCTTGGCCCTGGCCGTGCACTGGCCATCATGAATCTGCTGTCTCGCTCGCTCTCGCTCGCTCCTCTGCCGTACTGGCGTGTTGTCTTTTTCTTTTCCGAGGCCGACACGGCGGCGTCGAGCACAGAGCCAGAGGTAGAAAAAAAAAAGAAATGGATATAAATCTTTTTTTTGTTTTTAATTCGTCTTGTCCTTTGGGTCTTGGTGGGCGTGGTCGAGTTTGCCAGCGACTTGCTTAGGTCCCTCTTTTCAATCCCCTATATGTTTATATTTTTTTTGAGGCAATGCCCTTTGCACCAAAAACAAAAGAGAGGGCCGCCTAGATAAAAAAGCAACCTAAAACAAGTGCGCAATGCGGACAGGTGCCGTACGAGGTTCTGGCTTGCGGTCTCCACCGAGAGAGAAAAAAGAATAAAAAGAAAAAACATGCGCCTCGGCGATGGAAATTTTTTTCGTTTTTTTTACCACGCCGGCATGCCGACGGGGGCAAAAACAAAAACGGGAAGAAAAAAACAACGGCGCCCACTAGTCGAGCAAGAGGCCGCGCGCCCTGAGAAATAAAAAGGCGTCGAGCGTGCCGACGTCGCCCAGCGCCGGGCCGGGACCGTGGCCCCAGAGACTGCGGTGTGCGGCGTCCCTGTCATGGGCGCGCGCCGACGACACGGGCCGCGGGCGCCACCAGCGCTGCCACGCCGCCAGCGGAGCCACGGGCGGCGCCAACGCGTCCACATCGTACGACTCTTGTCTCCACAGGGCGACGCCGGGCCGCGCGGCACGACCGGCTTCCGAGAGGCCCTCGCTGCAGGGTCGGCCCTCGGCACGCGCCAGCACATAGGCCATGGCGCCGGCCAGGCCTTGAGGTGCCGGTTCGAGTTCGCCCCAAAGCCGCACGAGCGCCGACCAGGGGTCGACGGCGTCGATCAAGGCGTCCACGTCGCCGCCAGCGCTGACCACGTCGGCGGCCAGCGCCTCCAAGGCCAGCGTGAGGCGCTCGGCGACCGCGCCCTCGCAACGGGCCACAAGCGTCTCGCACGCGATCGACGTCAGCGTGGTGGCCAGCCTTCGGCACGCCTTGGCCCCGTCGGTGGCCGCGCAGGCAGCCGCCGCGGGACCAAAGAGCGCGGCCAGGCCAAAGACGCAACGCACGTCGCAGTGGCGCGGGCCTTGGAGACGCGCCACCTGACGCAAGAGGTACTCGCCGTCGTTGGCGGTCAGGGCGGCGCCCTCGACCGTGCCGGCACGGGCGCGCACCCATGCCACGGTGCGGACGGCCCGATAGGGGTCCCATGGCACGCGGACGTCAGAGCGGTATTCGTTGGGGGGTTCGGCGACCGCGTCGCAGGCCATTGAGATGGTGTCCGTATGCGCATTGAGCGGGTACCGGGACAGGCACCAGGCCAGCGCCTCGGTATTGCCCGCCCTGGCGGCCCTTTCCGCGAGGGCCGCAACGTTGTCCCGCCCCGTGTCCTTGTTGCCTAGCACGGCTTCGCCGCCGCACGCCACCAGCAGATCGAGCACGCGCGTGGCGCCATGGACGACGGCCGCCTGCGCCGCAATCACGGTGCACGGACCGGCGTCGTACCGGCGAGCGAGCCGCTGCAAGAGCATGAGCGGCATGCCCGGAGTGCGGGGTGGATAGCCTGTCTTGATAAGCGCGAGATCGATAAAGTGACGGACGACGCCGACGGCATCGTGGGTGCCGGCGATCTTCCACCACAGCGGGTCGCGAAAGAATGTGTCTTCCCGGCCCTCGGCGAGCACGACGACCGCGTCGACGCAGTCGGCAGCGATGGCGTCGCGCATGGTGCAATGCTTGGCAAAGTCGAGATTGGGCACGTGAGCGGCGATCCGTTCAACCAACGCCAGACCGCCGATCTTGACCGCGGCGCCCGCCACGGCCGTGAGGTTTTCGCGGACGGCGCGGTCGCGATCATGGTGCGACACGTCGTTAACGGCGCGGTCCATATGGCCGGTGATGGCATAGTCGACCAGGTCGGACGCGCCGGTGGCCAACAGCGCCAGGACAATGTTGAGCGGGCGCAGCCGCCGCTGTCCGAGGCATGGATCGCGCACGGTGCCGGCGTTGGCCACGCAAAAGGCGACGAGGCCCGCGGGTGTCGCCGGCGCGTCTCCCACCAAAGGCCGTTGGACCAGGACGACCGAAGCACGCACGAGGCGACCGCGGGCCTCTAGGAGCGCCTGCCGCTCGTCGACCAGATCGGCATAGGCCACGCCTGATGTCGGGTCGACAGGTCGTCCCGCTGGCGCGTCGGCGACAATGTCGCGCCACAGACGACACACGCGGCGCGCACAAAAGCGCCAGCACGGCGCAAGGCCCATCGAGGGATGCGTGAGGATCACTGTCCACACCTCGATCGGCAGGCTCGGCCTGGCGGCAGCGGCCGCCGCGCGGCGCGTTCTCGACCGCACGCGCCGCCTACGACATGGCCTCTGGCCTTGGGTGTCGGTCGCCTTTTCGCTCCCGTTTGTGCTCATTGCTTCCTGTGTGCCGTGTGCGCGCTCTTTGCGCTTGCCCGGTTTTTGCATCTTTGCCTGCGACAGAGGTACCCAAAAAAAAAAGAACCCGCAACTCGTTCTTTTTTTTTGCCTCTTTGCGAGGGACCAGGCTGCATGTGGGACACGCAAAAAGGGCGCGCGCCGAAAGAGAAAAGGTGGCGACGCGCAAAGGGAGACAAATGAAAGCGTCCCGTTGCGCAAGGTTTCTTTTTTAGCCTGTTTTTACCACAAATGTTTTTCTTTTTTTTTTTGCTCTGTCGCGCGGCGGCGCCGATTATGCCGCCTGGCGAGCGGCGCGCCTTTTTCTTTTTTCCTTTTGGGATCGCCTCGCCGCGGCAGGACGGCAGACAAAAGAGTGCATGTCCTCGCGAGCACCTTTTCACCGCGCACAGTACACCGGCAATTATGGAGTTTATTTTTTTGATTTTCTTTTGAATTTTTATTTTTTGTTCAGTGTTGTTGGACTTTTGTCTGCCCTATACGCGCGCGCCGGCCACGGCATTACGCACACCATAAATCTTTCTCGTTGTTTCTTTTTTTACAATCACCCAAAAAAACAAAGAGAAGAGAGAGAGAGAGAGAGAGAGAGAGAAAAGACGACGACGACCAAGGAGAGGACCGTTTTTTAGCATCCGGTCGAGCCAAAGCCGCCGCTGCCGCGCTCGGTGTCGTCCAGCGAGTCGACCCACTCGGGCTCGGGTTGGGCAATCTTTTCGATGAGCAACTGGGCGATGCGCGCCTCGCCCTGGACAACGTGGTCGGCGTCGGTGTGGTTGAAGAGCACGACGCCCACCTCGCCGCGATAGTCGGCATCGATGACGCCTGCGCCGACGTCGATGCCCCTGACGGCCAGGGACGAGCGCGGCGCCACGCGCCCATAGTAGCCCGCGGGTATGGCCACGGCCAGACCGGTGCGCACCTGCGCGCGGCCGCGTGCCGGCACGGTCGTCGTCCCGACAGCCCACAGATCGTATCCGGCGGCGCCTGGCGTGCCGCGCCGCGGAAGGACGGCGTCCTCGTGCATGCGCTTGCATTTGAGGACCATAGGGTTGGCGTCGGCAGGATCCGGTCGCGCCCGCTTGCGCTCGCCCGTCGCACCGTCGTCGGCGAGCGTCCCCGTGCACGTCTTGTCTTTAGAGGGGGAAGAAGCGTCGACGGCGGCGGCCGCCGAGACAGCGTCCGAAAGAGGCACGCCCGAATCACAGGGGGTCGGCGTCAGCGATGGCAAAGGCGACGATGGCGATGTCATTGTGTTTTTTTTGTTTCTTCTCGCTTTCAATCTCTGTGTGTGGTTGTTGGTGTTTTGGTGTTTTTTTATGTCCCGGTGCAGCGACAGGATTGATGGTCGAAAGAAAAAAGGGGCGCGTCAGGTGTGTCTCTTTTTTTTTTTTTCAGAGACACAAAAACCCCACACGAAAAAAGGACGAGGGCACAAACCAAAAAAAAAAGAGGACGCTCGGCGGCCAATCCTCGATCGCCCTCTGTTCTTTGCGCCTCGGCCAAAGCACAGGCCCAACAAGACCAAGGACCGCGTCGCTCGCACGGGCCGGCCGTGGCGGATTCTTTTTTTTTCGACACCCCATGGCATCAGCGATTATTCTGATTGGTCGGCACAATGCGCGACCTATCATCTCCTTTTTTCTCTAAAATAAAATAAATAAAGAAAAACAAAAAAGGGGTGGTTTCAAAACAAGGCACCACGAAGCACACACTACACACAGACGTACCATAATATACCCTTTCTGTTGTCATTTGGAAAGGAAAAAAAAGAAAGAGACGATGACGGACATGGACATGGCCATGGAGTGGAAAGACGACGCGCAAGACGCCCCGTCGGCGGTCCCTGCCGCGACGCCGGTCGCGATCGACCCAGAGACCAAAAAGGCGACAATGACAAAGGCGGCAAAGGTAGTCGTGACGACCACCGTGGTCACCGCGCTGGGCCGGCGCACCACGACCATATCGGACGGGAGCACCGAGCCACAGCCGCGCCCGCCGCGCACGGTGCGCGGCGACGTCGACTTTGGCCTCCCGTGGATCGAAAAGTATCGCCCTATGGTGCTCGACGACATTGTCGGCAACGAGCACGCCGTCGCCTATCTCAGAGCGCTGGCTGCCGACGGCGACATGCCCAACCTCTTGCTGGCGGGTCCGCCCGGCACGGGCAAGACCACGAGCATCGCGTGTCTGGCGCGTGTCCTCTTGGGCGCGGCCGCCGACGAGGCCGTGCTCGAACTCAACGCGTCGGACGAGCGCGGCGTCGACGTCGTGCGCAAGATCATCAAGCACCACGCCTCCAAGAGGATCGACCTGCCGCCCGGACGCCACAAGGTGATCATCCTCGACGAGGCCGACTGCCTCACGTCGGCGGCCCAGCAGGCCCTGCGGTCCACCATGGAAAAGCACACCAACACGACGCGCTTTGCCCTGGCGTGCAACACGTCGTCGATGGTCATCGAGGCCCTCCAAAGTCGCTGCGCCATTCTGCGCTTTGTGCGCCTGGGTGACGCCCAGATACGCGCGCGCCTATGCGATATTGTCGCCGCCGAAAAGGTAGGCCTTTTTCTTTTTCTTTTGATCCCCCGTGGAGATCTCCCTTGTCGGCACTGCGCTGTGACACGACATCGCGGCCGGTGCGCGAGCGCCTTTCGAAAAAAGGGCTAGGGATACGCAGCGCGATGGGCGACCCTTTGAATACGCTCTCTGACGGCAATGTGCGCGTGCGTGTGGGGCGGTGGTCACGGCGGTCAGGACGTGGTGTGCACAGACGAGGGCCTAGACGCCATTGTGCTCACGGCCGACGGCGACATGCGCCAGGCCATCAACAACCTCGAGGCCACGCACACGGGCTGCGGCACGGTGACACCCGAGAATGTCCAACGCGTACGTGCCGCCCGTCACCGCAACCATCTCTGGCATTGTGATCTTCTTTTCCTCTTTTTTCGCTATTTTTTTTCACTCTTTTGTTTCGTCTTTTTTGTATTGATCCGTTGGTGGCGTACACAGGCGTGCGATCAACCGCATCCGGCACTAGTGCGCTCGGTGATCGCGTCATGCGCGAGGGGCGACCTCGACGGCGCGCGCGCCTCGATGGCACAACTGTGGGACATGGGCTACGCCGCGTCAGACATCATGGGCACCCTCATCGCCACCGCCAAGCGCATTGATATGGACGAGGCACTGCGCCTCGAACTCGTCAAGGTACACGCACGATGCTGTTTGTCGTCTGCCTCCCCTCCTCATCCGTTTTTTTGACGACGTCTCACTCTCTTGTTTTCTTGTGCGTGGGTCGTCGCCGCGTTGCGGTCACTGTGGACATCATTGTCGAATGGTGTCGGCGGCGCGCCTAGGAAATCGGCATCACGCACGGACGCGTAGTGCGCGGTCTCGGCACATTGCTCCAACTCGAGGGCCTGTTGGCGCGCATGTGCCGCATTGGCCGCGCCGCCTGTGGCCATCCCCCACAACAATAAAAAAAGGCCAATCAATGTTGTTGTCGTTGTTGTTTATTGCTATCATAGTATTCCTCTGTGCCGCCATGAACGACCCCGCAGCACCCTCATCGGTCTTTTGGACATTTGTCGCGCCTAAATCGCCTTTTTTTTTAAAGGCTCAGTGCGATGGTGAGTATGCCGCCGGGCGACTGGCCCCTCTTGGCCTTGGCGCCTCGGCGTTGCGCCTTTTTGCGCGGCTTTGACGCAGCGCGCGGATTGACCAACCTCGACACGGCGTCCTCGCTCCGGCCCATGATCTTGCGCGACGGCCCCCATGGGAAGCCCAGTTTGTAGAGGGCGCAGAGGGTGCGCGCGTCGGCGCAGTCCTCGGCGTCGTGGCAGGTCAGGGCGCCGCGCGGGCACTCATGGCGCGCCAGCACCTCGACGGAGCCGACCTTTCCCGAGCGAATGCACTTGGCCAAGAGGTGCTCGTCGAGCGGCGCGCCCGCGCGGCACAGGGCGTCCAGGTGCGACGGCCGCCCAAAGTCGATGGCCTCGACGGCGGCCGCGTATGCATCGTGCGGGCATCCGTTGTCGAGCGCGTAGGTCAGGCAGACGGCGCGCCTGCCCTTTATGGCGGCCGACACCGTATCGTGCGCCCACGGGCACCCGTTGCGGTGCAGATAGGCCAGGCAGTCGATGCGGTCCATGGCCGCGGCCGCGATGCACGCGCGTTCGTCCCACGGGCATTCGAGCGCCTCGCGCAAAAAGACCAGACATTTGAGGCGGCCATAGCCTGCGGCGGCTTCGCACGCACGCCCGTCCACGGGGAACCCCTTGTCGCGCAGGTACTTGATGCATTCGATGTGACCGCCTCTGGCCGCCGCCACGACCGACGTATCGTCCTGCTGTGGTCCCATGGCGGTGACGATGCGCAGACATTCGAGATGCCCCAAGCGTGCGGCCGCGCGCTCCTTGTCGATCGCGCGGTAGTTCATATTCGTGATCATCCACAAGAGCACGTCGTGATGACCGCCCTCGATGGCGGCCTCGCACACGCGCTCGGGTTCGATGTGACCCGCGGCGCGTGCGCGCAGCACGTCAAGGCACGCGACGCTTCCCCACATGGCAGCCTGCCGCCATGTCTCTGCATCTGCGGCGTCGGGTACGACGCCCAAGAGATAGTCGACGCAGGCGGCGTGTCCGCCCCGCGCGGCACAGTCGACCGTATAAGAGTCACACGTGCAGCCGTTCTCGACCGCGTAGATGAGGCAATCGAGGCGACCGCGTTTGGCGGCCGCCCAGGCCGCCCGTCCCGATAGGGAGCACCCGTTCTCGTGCGCGTACGCGAGGCAGTCGAGGTGGCCGCCCTTGGCGGCAGCGACCGTCGTCTGCCAACTCCACGCCCATCCGTGGGTGTGTGCCCACGTCAGGCAGTCGAGGTGGCCGGCGCGAGCGGCAGCCGACGCCACCGCGCGATTGGATCTGTCCACGCCTTTGCCCCTGCTGTTCTCTGGTACTAGAAGGCGTCGCATCGATTCGACGTGGCCATTGGCCGCAGCGGCCTCGACCGCCTTCGTGGTGACGGGACACCTCTTGGCGAGCGCATAGTCCAGACAGTCCTGATGGCCACGCGCCGCGGCACGTGCGACGACGCGCTCGGATTTCCACGCACAGCGCCTATCGTCCAGCCAGCACAGGACATTGAGCCGACCGTTGGCGGCTGCCGCGTCGGCGAGTTTGCGCGCCGAGCACGAGGTGTCGACCCCCAGGTATTCGATGCAGCGCACATGGCCGGCACCCGCCGCCGCCACCTTCATAGCCTGGACACGTTGGGGCGCGCCGTGGTCCCGCGCGACACATTGAGCGTCGGCACAGGCCCAGCGGCCCGTGGCGCGCGCCGAGGACACCAGCGCGTGCCAGCGGCTGTCGACGAGCGAGAGGACCGCCGTGGCCTCGATGCATCCGACGTGGTCTAGAATGTGCGCGAAGATTTCGTTGGGCACGTCGTCGATCGTCGTCGTCACCACCGTCACTGCGGCCATTGTCGTCTGCTCTTTTTTTGTTTCTCTGTGCACAAAGATCCCTTTGTCGCTGCCTCTTTCTTTCCACAAAAAATGATGTTTTTGTTTTTTTTGTGTGTTTCCTCTCTTTTTTTTTACAACGCGCGACTGGACGTCTGCCGGGCACGCGCACCGAATCACAAGCCATCCAACGGGAAAACTCAAACAAGCCCCAACCGGGGCGCCTCTGCCAACGGCAAATCCCTTTTGTGGTCAAATGAGGCGGTCCAGGGCAAATTTTCTTTCAACTTTTTCACGTGCACTCCAAAAAAAAGGACGGGTCGCAAAATTTGGCGCCGCCGGGCCGCGCATCCGTGTCGGTCGCCGTGGCCACGCCAATGTCGAAAAGAAGGGCATCTCGCGCACAGTTGTCTATTTTTTCTTCAATCTATGGGGCAGCCATTGTCGCGCGCATACTGGACGCACGCGGGATCGGCGCCCGCTGCCTCTAGGCGTGCACACGTGGCCGTGCCCCAAGGGCAGCCGTGCTCGTGCGCGTAGCGCAGGAAATCGAGATGCCCCCTTTTGGCCGCCGTGGCGCACGTGCGCGGATGCCACGCGCAACCGCGCTCGTGCGCGTAGCGCAGGCAGTCGAGGTGGCCTTTCTTGGCGGCCATTCGCGTTAGGTTGCTTCCCCACGCATAGCCGTGCTCGTGTAGGTACCGCAGGCAGTCTAGACGGCCACCCAATGCGGCACTGGAACACGGCGGAACCAGGACGCCGTCGGCCGACACCTCGTGTAAATAGCGCACGCAATCGAGGTGGCCTTGGCGTGCGGCGCTATACATGGCCGCCACGCATATGCGCCAGCCGCTCGTCACGGCATAGCGCAGGATGTCCAGGCGGCCGCTACGCGCCGCGAGCCAGCACACGTCCAAGTCGTGCGTGATGCCCTTTTCCTTGGCATAGTACAAGATGGCAATGTGTCCGTTCTCTGCGGCCTCGTGGCAGTGCCCGATCCAAAAGGCGCCGTGCTCGTGCGCATACCGCAGGCAATCGACATGGCCGTGGGCCGAGGCCACCTCGCACACGGCGTCGCGCCACGGGCAGCCGTGCTCGTGCGCGTAGCGCAGACACGCCAGGTGGTCCCTCTCGGCGGCCTCGACGAGGCATCTGCCGTCGCCCCAACGATGTGGAGCCGATTCGCCAAGCCGCTCCAGGCAGGAGACGTGGCCCGCTCGTGCCGCCATCCGATAGGCCGCGGCGTCGGCATCCGTCTTGTTGGCAGGCGCACCGTCAGCGGTGCACAGCGTGCGGCCCAAGGCGGGCGGGTCGTGAATAATTCGATTCCACCGCCAGCACACGCGGACCGCACCTTGGCACAGGTCGACGCAGGACAGGCGCGCCAGGACGGCGGTTACGAGTTCGTCGGGCAACGCGTCAAAGGACATCATCATTGACACACAACAATGGGCGCTCGCACTGCGGTCACGCCCAGCCGATTTGCAGGCCCGTGTCTGGCTCTCCTTCTTTCTTTCCTTCTTTTTTTCTTGGTCTGGGCGAGTCACGTAATGTGACCGCCAATCGGCAGACGGGCACGATGTGCGCAGGGAGACAAACAGGGCGGCCGGAGCCGACGCGGGCGCGACGGCGGTTCGCAGCCACATGCGCCGTCGCCACAAAGTACGCGCACGGCTTTGCGAACAAAGGAAAAAGAAACGGAAAATATGAAATAAAAGACGCAGTAGAAATAAGAAGCAACCGGCGAATCGCAGACCACCGAATGTTTGGCGGCGACCGTGCAAAATCGCGGCGCGTCGCGATCGCCCCAAGAACCAGGATATTTGGCGGGCGGCTGCGCAGAGGGTAAAAAAAAGAGAGAGAGGCCAACAAAGACGCACAAAAAAGAAGAGTACCCCAACCGCAAAGAAAAAGAAAATACGCAAGAAAAGAGGCCGTTTGTTCTTTTTTTTTGAGGTTGAACATTTTTTGTGCCTTTTTTATTCATCCTTGGGCCGTGCCGCATTCGGCGCGTCTGGTGTCTCTGGGCGGGCTTGCACTCGGTCGCCGCTCGACGCGCTTCTTTTCACTGCGCGATGGCAGAGGCGCACAGAGCCGAGGGAACCGCGGCGTCGGTGCGGCGGTGCACAGTCTTGGATGCGTCGGCGATCGACAGGGCGACGATCCGGTCGGCCTTGTCCGTGTGCATGATGATGCCCTCGTCCATGTCGGACGCCGCCACGGCGCGTCCGTCGGCGTCGGCGACAAAGGTCAGCGTTAGGCGATCCGACTCGTATCGCGCGCGCCATTCGAGCGGCCTAGAATGGAACAGGCAAAACAAGAGAGTTTGTCCCCCGAAAAGTATACGCCGACAACAACGATTGTGACGGCGGCGACGGCCAAGACGAGTTTGGAGCAAATGGGGATCAGTGCGATGACGACCACAATGGCGCAAGAAGAAGAAAAAAAAGAAGAGCGCGGGCAGCGACGATGTGGGCGGTGGGCCGCGCACAACAAAGAGAGTAAAGCGAAAGAAAAAAAAAGAGGAGCAACAACAGAGAGGGCGCGTACTGGCGGCCGTCGGCGTCGTCGCCAGAATGGTCGCAAAAGTGGCAGGCAAACACGGCCGACGCGTCGAGAAACTCGATACGCACGCCCCTGCCGTTGGCGTCCACGTCCAGAAAGGCGTCCGAGGGCGCGCTCAAGGCGACGGTCTCGTCGATGACCTGCTTGGCCGGCGTCAGGTCGATGACGATGGCGTCGACGTCTGGCGAGTAGTGTAGGACCATGTCGTCCCTATTAGAAAAACACACGCCACCGGCGCGAGACCACAACATGAGAACATGTGTAGTTGGGTGCGCAGGCCGACACACGGGTCGCCGCCCCGCTGCCGCCCCTCCTTGCCGAGGCCGCGCCCATTCCCGTTTTTTTCAAAAAAAAAAGAAAAGAAAAGAAAAAAGAGAGGACCGGGAGGGGCGCACCAGCCAATGCCCGAACCGACAACCTCGACCTTTGCCGCCACGCTGCCCAAGGGTGCGCTCTCGGCCTGTGACATGGCAGCGCGCCGCCCTTTCCCCTCTCTGTCGACGGGAAAAAACAAGGGACAGCGGAGGCGCCGTCGTTGGTTCACCTTTGTGTGTTTTTTTGCAGAGTTTCTTTTTTTTTCAATGGGCGATTGCGCATGCCGGACCGTAAAAATCCTCTCCTTTAAAGTTTTCTTGTTGCGCGCGCCGCAGAGGAGGCCCAACAACGGAAAAAACCGACGCCCATGCGGCGCCACAGCCTTGTGTCGGTCGAAAGAGGGTTTTTGTGTTTTTATTTAAAAAAAAGGACGTATGCGCGCCCGGCGCAGGGGATGTTGGCAAAAAAATAGAAAAATCGTTTTTTTAAATAGTAAAAAAAAGGAACGAGCGGTGCGTCGTTGGTATCGAGGGCTATTCGCGACCCGGTTCGCACGCAACGGCCGGAGCGGCGGCGACAATGCCACGGAGGCGGTCGAGCGCCGAGCACTTGCGAGTAAATGCAGCCGCAAGCATATCATAGGTAATGTCGTCGGGCGCCGACCACATCGAGAGCCGCCCGCTCTGCCTGTGGGCGGCGTGCCTCTCCACGTGCAGAAAGATCTCGTCCCACTCGCGGGCCGTGAGGCGCGGGAATGTGTTTGTCAGATCCGAAAACTCAAACACACGGTCGCCCACGCGGTACAGGCGGATGTAGACGCCGGCGGGCACCACGGGTTCCATGGCCTCGACGATCAATGCGTCGTCCACCTTGCCCGTTTTCGCGAGGGCCTCGGCCGCCTTGACGATCATCGCCGACGTCTCGGCCAAGCCGGGGCACAGTTTGCTCGTCGCCACGAATGGACCCGTGACGATCCTCGACACTGACGAGAGGCCGGTCACGATGGCGCCTTTGGAAATGAGTTGCCGATCCGAATGGCGGCATAAGAGAGGCTCGATTCGAGCCGCCATCTCCGAGGCGGCCACGGGGCCGTCCCTATCTTCGTAGACGGTGATGGCTGCAGCGCCTTCAAAGGCGTCTATGTTGATGTCGTCCAGAGTCGAGAGGTCGATCTCCAACTTGGAAAACCTCGGCACGACAAAGGTGGGCGCCAGCATGAGTCGTGTGACCAGAGCGTCCTTGGGCATGTCCACCAGGGCCTTGTGAAAGGCCCCGAGCGTCAGCGCGGCCTCGGCGGGCGGTGCGATAGGCTGCAGAGTGACCAGCGACGACGACGACGACGACGATGACATGGTTGGCGAGTTGTGCGTTGTGTGGATGTATGCGCGCGAGGGGTCTATTGTCGAGTGCGTCCTTTTGGGCGCTTTGCTGACTTTTTATATTTTTTTTTCTTGGACAAGACACGGGCCAATGCCGCACAACCAAGCATCCACCAAGGAAACATGTCTGTCACTGGCTCCTTTTTTTCCTCTTCTCTATGGTTTTTTTTTGATTGTCGCCGTCATCGCCGACTTTTGGTCGGTCCGCCCGTCGCGCCGCTCTTTTCTGGCCTCGTCGCCAAACTTTTGGCGATCGCCCCTTTGTTTCTCTTTTTTCCCATTTTTCCCTTTTTTTCTTTTTTCAGATGGGTCTGCCATGCGCTGGCGCCGCGTCGCCCATCTGGGCGCTTCTTGGCCTTTTTCGCTTGTGGCCTAATCTTTTTTTTTTCTCCTTTGGGGTCGCTGACGCCGATCCGCGACCGCAACACGGACAAAGACAGAGTTGTCGAAAAAAAAAAGGGTCTCTCGGGCCGCTTTGTGTCGTCGTTGCTCTTTTTGTTTTGTTTTTCGCATTTCTTGCGTCTTTTGGTCGTGGGCCGATTCTCGGTTTGCGCTTGAGGCGGCCGCGGCCCCTCGCCCTATGGTCTACTGTGTCTGTGCCCTTTGTGTTTTTTGCCGCTGTTGTCGTACGGCATCTGCGCGCCTTTCACCTTTGCAGGGAATGTGCCCGTGGCATTGACAACAAACAGGAAAAGAAAAAAAGCAGTCATATAAAAAGGTACAAATGACCTAGAAAAGGATACATTTTTTTAAATGACCAAAGATCATACGAGTCAACGGGGGCTCGACGCAAAAGACGCACACAGGCGGGCCGTGATGGGCCACACGTGCTAGGCGCACAACAGGCGAGATGCGACGCGATCCCACAGAGGGCACCCGTGCTCGACGGCGTAGGCGAGGCACTCGGCACGCTTTGCATAAAAGGCCCCGCTGGTCGTTCCAGCGTCCCACGGACAGCCGTGCTCGTAGCCGTAGGCGAGGCAGTCGAGATGACCCCACGTGGCGGCGGCCGTCATTGTGCACGCGTCCCACGGGCAGCCGCGCACATGCAGATACTCTAGACAGGCCAGGTGACCGCCGCGGGCAGCCGCCGCCGTCGCGCGGGTCGTCCACAGCACAGGCGAGTCCAAGTGCACACCGTTGAGGGCGACGCCGGCGGATGATGGGACGCCGCTCGTTTTTGGTCGTGCGGCGTGCCAGCGCTCGTCGAGCCACACGAGGACGTCGAGCCGACCGCCGGCTGCGGCGCCCTCGGCGGTCCAGTCGGTTTGAGGACAGCCGTGCTCCAGCGCCCACTGCAAACAGGCGATGTGGCCGCCCAGTGCGGCGCCATGGGCCGTGCGCTCGTCCCATGGGCACCCGTGGCGGCGGAGCCACTGGAGGACGTCGAGGCGGCCGCTGCGCGCCGCGGCCTGGCACGCGGTCTCGTCCCACGGGCACTTGGCTGTGCGGGCGCGCTCCAGTATGCCCAGGTGCCCGCTGGCTGCCGCCGTGTAGGCGACGCTCTTGGACCAGTAGAGCAGACCGCGGCCTTCCAGGTGGTCCAGGCAGTCTGGGTGGCCGAGGTGGACGGCTTCGAGCGTGGCCCACTCGCGGCCCAGCCCGGACGCGCGCCCACGGCAGCGTCGCGGTATATAGTCGAGCACAATTTGGTGCCATCGACGGCACACCACGGCGATTGAGGCGCGCAACCACGCACAACCGACGCGCGACAGGATGGCGACCATTAACTCGTCGGGAAGGAGGTCGATCGCCGGCCCGTCGGGGTTGGCCGTTGCACAGGCGGTCCGATCCTCTCTGTCCGTCGCCGTCGTGATCGCCGCCGTCAACATCAATCCTTTCTTTTCTTTTCTTCTCGACCTTGAAATTAATCTTTTGTCGGCGCTCCTGGCGGGCGCTTTGCACTGCCTTTTTGTCGGCGCGGGCGATTTGCTGGTTCTCTATCGAATGGGAGAGAGCGCCTGAACGACGATTCGACGACAGCGCCGGCCAGTGTCCTATTATTTTCCTTTCTTGTTACAGGCGCCAGCGTGCGGCATGCGTGAGAAAAAAAAAGTTGCATAAAACAACGGCGAAATTCGCACGACGAGGCATAAATGTGCCTGGTGGACGAGCCGCGAATGCGGATAGAATCGCGTGGCGTGGGCGATCAACGGTACGACGATGTTGCCACTATCCTTTCTGGACGCGCGTGTCGATGCACTTACGGTGGGTGTCGGCCACGATGCTGCGCCAACGGCGGGCCTGCCTGACCGCGACTCGCTTGGGGACATCCACACTCAAATCCACATAGATTCGTGAAACCAGCAGAGCCCGCCCAAGGACAGTCCACCGCGTCCACGTGTTTTAAGGGGGAACACGCGCACATGAGGGACGCGGCGATTGCGCCAGGTCACAAAACAGCCGAGAATTCGTCAGACGCAACAACACGGGAGAACCAGAGCGGCAATTCGGAGCAGTGGCAAGAAACGGCAAACAGGCCCCGCCGTTTTGGCAGGAGAGGCGAAATAGGACAAGGTCGAAAAAAATCCCTTTTTCTTGATGTTTACCTTTTACCCCTGATGCAGGCGCACCGCTGCACCCTCACGAACGGCGACGCGCGCGACCTCTCCTTCATCGCCGACCAGAGCGTGCACCTGGCGCTCACGTCGCCGCCCTACTGGACGCTCAAGGACTACAACCCCGATGTGGCGGGCCAGTTGGGCCACGTGGAAGATTACGCTCAGTTCATTCAAGGGCTCAACCAGGTCTGGTCAGAGTGCTACCGCGTCCTCGTCCCCGGCAGCCGTCTCATCGTCGTGGTGGGCGACGTGCTCCTGTCGCGCAAGCAGCACGGCCGGCACCGCCTCGTGCCCCTGCACTCGGACATCCAACTCGCCTGCCAGAAGATTGGCTTTGACTGCCTCGCGCCCATCATCTGGCACAAGATCGGCTCGGCCGCGCACGAGGTCGACAACGGCAAGGCCGGCATCCTGGGGAAGCCCTACGAGCCCAACGCCATCGTCAAGAACGACATCGAGTACGTGCTGATGCTGCGCAAGCCCGGCGGCTATCGGTCGCCCAGCGAGGAGCAACGCGACGCCAGCCGCATCGCCAAGGCCGACTTTCATGCGTGGTTCAGACAGATATGGACCGATGTCCCCGGCACGCGCTCCAAGGAGCATCCCGCTCCCTTTCCCGAGCAACTCGCGTCGAGGCTCGTCCAGATGTTCTCCTTTGTCGGCGATGTGGTCCTCGACCCCTTTGCCGGCAGCGGCACGACCCTCTTGGCCTCGCTCTCCAACCTGCGCCACTGCGTCGGAGTCGAGATCGATCCCGCCTACTTTGACCTCGCGAGACGCCGCATAGCATCGGCCATCCCGTCGATCAGGTGGAAGGAGAACAAAACCCAGGCCCCGTCCTTTACCGGCACCGTCGCCACCATTCCCACCGAAAAGGCGGCGTCCCGAGGTCCGACTCGCGCCTCGCGCAAGAGACGCAGGGTGAACGACGTGGACAAAGAGGCAGAGGGGGCCGAGGCCGAGGTTGTCGAGAAAGATGGCGTGGCGTCGTAGTGGCGATCACGGATACTGTACCGGCGTCCTGTCCTACGAAATTCCTACCAATAAAAACCCAGAAAGCGTGATAAAAAGGAATTGCTATTTGATGAAAAAAGGAAAGAACGGGGCATCCACCAGCACGGACGGCCTCCATCGGCCCGGTGTTTTATTTCCCATCGGGCATTGTCTTTTTTAATCAATAAAAAATGTCGACCAATGCGTTTTTTGAGCGTTGTCGGCGCGACACCTCAAAGAATAAAAGAGAAGGGCGGGCTGCCAGAGAGCGATTGTGGAGAGAGAAAAAAACAGCGACACACAAGATGGCCGAGACAAAAAAGTTCTTTATGGGATTTTCTTTTTTTTTGGGCGGAACCAAAAGGCCGCCACGCAAAAACAGGACAATGGGACCGGCGACAGACCAGTGCGTCGAAAAAAAAAGACGGGCTGTAATTCCAGGGATGGGCGGTCCATAAGGGACAAAAAAAATGCTGCGACCGCGGCGTGTGCCTACCTCCATGATCTCGAAACCGCATCGCGGGTCGCCTCGCAGCGCCGACGACACGACGCCCATTCGTGGACCCCAATAGGTTGATACAGAATCTGAAAAGACACAAAAAAAAGAAGACAAAAAAGCGGCAACAACTGCAGCCTATGATCCCGAGAGACGCGCCGGCTATTCTATGCAAGGGTTTTATTTTTTCCCTTTTTTTTCCCTATTTTTTCTTTCCATTTGTTGTTGCTCTGGGCGTGCACCGGCCCTGATGGCGTCGATAAAAAAAAAAGAAAAGGTGCGGCGCCCGTCGCACGCGGCATTTGTTCTCCGGCACGCGCCAGACACACACGAAGACGCGGGGCCACCCAGAAGACGGCTACCCCCCCCCCCAGCGACAAACAACCTCAACGTACAATTCACACCTTGTCGCACATACACCCACGCACAAAATGCACTCTATTCCATAAAGAATGCCGACGGCGGCGTGTCCTGTTTTGTTCTCTTTCGTTTTTTTGTACAACCATTTTACAGACAATCAAACTGCTGCTCGTCGCCCAGTTCCTCGCGCAGGGTCTTGCAGTCGCTCAGACGCCACAACGTCCACCCTAATCGGCTCTGTGCCAGGGCGTCGCGTCTTGATTCATCGACGTCGCCGCCCGCTGCGCCGGCCACAAGAGTATGCTCATCAGTCGTCGGCATTGTCATGTCGTCGATGTGGGGCCTATGCCTGCCACACGCTTCCGCTTGTTGCCCCTGCTCGCCTTTGGCGACGGCCTGTTTTTCGTTGGCGGTATCCATGGCAGCCAGGACGTTGGCCCTCTTTTTTCCGACGATACGAGTGCGGCGGCGTTTGGCAAGCGCGCTCGTGTGGCCGGCACAGCAGCCGACGACACGATAGTGGGATAAAGTGGCGGAAAAAGAGAGAGAGAGACTCGCGACCCCACGCCAAGGTTTTTGTGTGTGCTCCCTTTGATGGCGACGGCCAATGGGTTTGGACTACGGTCACGCGACCAATTTGTTTGGCCGTGTGTGGCGCGATTTGTTTGCGTGATTGGCCGTTCTCTTCTTCTTTCTTTTTTTCCCGGCGCTGTGCGCGAGAGGCCCACTCTGGTGCTTGCGGACTGCAGCCGAGATGGTGCCGCGAGCAACCAAAAGCCAAGGAAAGAAAAAGGCCGTTGGCCTCTTTCGTTTGTGTCTTTTTTTTTGGTTTTTTAGGAGAATCGAACAAAAGGGGCGACTCACGTACGGATCGGCGGTCAAGTCATCCAGCCGCAAGGTTACGGGGGCAAAGAGGGCGCTAGAGGCGGCGGACGCCCTAGAGCGAGCGCCACCAGGGCGCGATGGCGTTCAAAAACGCGGCGGGGTCGCGCGTGAGGGCCTGAAAGTGCAGGTAGTACAGGGTCGGGTCCGACACCCAGTGGTTGTGGAGCGCGGTGACGACGGCGCCGGCATCGTCGGCCAGCAGGGCGCGCTCGGCGGCCCCCACCTCGTCGGCCAGCAGGGCCACCTCGCCCAGGAGCACGGTGACGCCGTCGTCGGCCTGCGCCGCCGTGAGCGAGGCGTCGGCGATCTTGGCCGGCGCGGCCACGCCGCCCATGAGCAGCACGGGCAGGCGCCGCTCCTTGCGCAGCGCCACCGACCCGTCGCCGTGCAGGTGCACCTCGTCGACGTTGCCCAGGGTGTCGACGAGCGCATCGGCATAGGTGCGCTGGACGTCGCCCTCCTCCCCTGTGTCCTCGCCGTCGGCGGCGTCCTCGGCGGTGCCGTTCAGCAGCCATGCTACGTGCGCGGTGGCGTCTGTCCCGTCGCGTGCGTCCTGCACGACATAGACCCTGTCGCGCTGCCCGTCACCGATGCACCGGGCCGTCCAGGCGGGCTCGCCCGTGTGGAGATCATCATCATCGTTGTCACCGTCGTCGTCGTCGACAAAGCCGTCCTCGTCTTCCGCTCGGTCTTGGCTTTGGGCTTCAGACGTGCCGCGGTGGACGAGGGCCGCGCGCGCACTGTAGTGACGGCCGAAAAACAGTTGATCCTCGTCGCCGTCGTCATCGCCATCGTCGTCAGTGTCGTCTGACGCCGACGAGACGTAGCCGCGGGTGTCGCTCACGTACTTCCACAAGATGCCGCGGAGGGCGGCCTCGCCGTCGTCGGCCGCGAGGGTCGACTCGTCGAGCGCGGCGCGCGACCACGCAAGGGTCTCATAGTCGGTCATGACGTGCGTGTGCGTGTGCTTTTTCTTTCTTTCTTTCAAACTTGTGGACCCGTGTTTGCCGTCGGCGGTTCGTGCTTTCGGCTGTGGTCTTCTTCTTTTTTGTTTCCTCGGGCTCTTATTGATGGAGCGCGCCGGAAGCGCCGCCTCGCCGGATGGGGGCGGCGCCGGCGCCGCCTCTTCCCCCTTTTTTTTTTTACACACCTGCCCTTTGCACTCGTCGGCCCCGGTGTCGCCTCTCCCCACTCGCCGGCCATTTCGGCCCGTCTGTCGAGCAAAAGCCACTTTTCCTCGACGCCGGTCCGCGCGCAAAGGAGGGTGGGAAAAGAAGGACGCGCACCGACAAACTTGTAAAGAAAAAAAAAGAGACGGAGATAGTGATGAAAAGAAAAAAGGAAGCAAAAGAAAAAGGGAAAAAGAAACAAAAGGCGCAAAGCCTTTGATTCCCGAGGAACCGTTTTTCAACAAGAAAAGGCAAAACCCAAAAGAGGCCATCCTGCCGTCGGGAGCCTCTTTTCATTTTTGCCTTTTTTTTTCTGGTCTGCCAGACGACAACCTTTTTTTCTTTGCGCCTCTGCGCCATTGTCGCGCAGAAAAAAAGGACCTGCGCTTTCTGGCCGAGAACAAAAGCGCCTGTGCGGCCTGTTGGCGGTCTGCGCTTTGGAGAGCGAGCCCGCTGCTCGTCTTTCGGGAGAAAAAAAAAGAGGGCCGCCAGAGGGCGCTATCGAGGCGCGTCCTCTTTTTTTCGGCGGGTTCGCCTTGTCCTTGCCTCTTTTTCTTTAAAGGAATAAAAAAGGACTTGTGGCGGTCGCCATTTGGGCCTTGTTTAGTGCATGTGCGTGCAGCCCTTTTCGTTTTTTATTCTTGTTTTCGTTTTTATTGTTGGTTTTCGTTTTTATTGTTGGTTTTTGTTGTTGTTGTCGTTGTGATCGCCATCATCGTTATGGCATTTGAGGAACGCCATCAACGAGGTCGGCTTCTGCGCGGCGCCTCTTGGGCGCTGGCGTCCGAGTCTCGTCTGCACTGTCGGCATGGTACTGTAGCGGCGGCGCAGGCGCACAGCGCGCGCACGCACACGCCTCGACCCACTTGTGATACCCTGAAAGGCCCGCCGTGAGCGCCATGTCGGTCTGCATGGCGACGACGTTGGCCGTGCACAATTCGGGCACGCGCCGCTTGATGCCGCGCACCGTGGACCCATACTGGCCCTCGCTCTCGGTGGCGGCCAACGTGTCGACGCCGGCCTGCAACTGATCGAGCGTGCACGTCTCGCACAGAAAGTCGAGCAGGAGATTGTCCTCGCTGCGGCCGCCGGCCGCGGCGACGACGATAGGCGTGACGGGTACCCGCTTTTGCTCGACAATGTAGCGCACCACACGGTGGGCGCCGCCCAACGCGGCAAACAACAGGGCGTCGGCCCACGGGAACGGATCACGGAGCAGAGGCTCCACGAGGCAAACGGCGTCCATGGCAGAGTTCATCAGGGCCGCCCACATCAGGGGCGCATCGGCGAGATCCGGCCCGAACCGATCCAACAGCCACCGGAGCGCGCCGGCGCTGTCTGACGTGGCCGCCGCAAAGACCGCAGCGCGCACGCCGGCGCGATCGACGGGTGGCAACCGCGCGACACACGCCGAGTCGCCGCCGAGGGCGCGCTCCAAGACGTCGACGCGATCGTCATTGGCCGCGCCGACGAGGATGGGCGTCAGCGACGCGCACAGGCCGAGGTCGATCGCCACGACGACAGTCTCCCACAGGCCGCTCCCGGCGGCGTCGGCGACGGCGCCCGAGACATTAGGGTCGTCCTGGATGTCGCCCCATCCGTCGGCGGCCATGTACCGGAGCATGTCGTCGTGGCCGAAGCGCAGGGCGCGGGCCACATGGGTGGCGTCAAACCCGATCGCGCCGTCGCAGCCCGTGTCGCGCATCCAGCGCACGAGTTCGGGGTTGGACGCCGACCACGCGGCCGACCCGACGTTTGCGTCGCAGCGGCAGCCGTGCGCGTGCTTGCGCGCGTAAATGTCGTGCACAAAGACGAGCGCGTCGAGGCGCTCCGAAGCGGCCGCGTGCTCGGCCAGCGCCGACGAGGTCATGTTCTCGCGCACGTACCACGTTGTCTTGTAGATGTAGCGCGCAATGTCGAGGAGGCCACGAGAGACAGCCACCGTCATGGCCTCCATCTTGGCCTCATCGCGGTCGTGCGCGCTGACCGGCAGCGGGTTGGGTGGTGGCACGCCGTCGTCAGTGTCTTCTCTGTCGCACGGCGTCGCTCGCTGTTTCGGACATGCATGTTGTGCGTATGCGCGTGTGGGTCTTGCTCTATCGAGCCAAAAACTGCCGCACGCCCACGCAGGAAAAAAAAAGAAAAAGAAAAACAATGACGGAAAAAAAAAGAGACAGAGATCGTGTGGGATGCATACCGCAATGGCTTCGAACACGGCGCGCACGACCGCGAGGCGTCGGCCCTTGACGGCGTGGACAACGGCCTCCGCATACAGGGGCCGGTTGCGCACCGCGAGGGCAGACGTGACGACGTCGAGCGGCGCGCCCGCGGGCAAGAGCAGATGCATGCGCTGGGCGCCCCATACAATCGCCGCTGCGACGGGGTTTGCCTGGTCAAAGAGCGGTGACGTGCGACGCAGGAGCAACAGGTGACGCGGGTGGTCGACAAAGGCGACGATCCGCCCAAGGATTTCGCAAGGCATGTCGCCAAGCCCCGGCGCCGTCGCTGGCGGTGCTGTGGTGCCGTCGTCGTCACCCGGCAGACTCGCCCCGTGCGGGATGGCCTCGTCTTTGTTTGCGTCGTCGTCCATCGCAGATGTCTTTTTTTTTTAAAAACAACCGCCCAAAGGCCGATGGGCGAGATCGTCGGTAAAATGGGGGAAGACGGGACGGAACAGGCGGCCGTCGCGAAAGAAGGGATCGAGTTGGTCTGCGGGTTGCACGGTCTTGTGCGCCGTCTCTTCCCGACTTTTCGTCGACGAGACACGCATCTTGCTCTTTTATTGGCTCTTCTTGGTCCAATGCACAAATTCGGTTGGTCGTGCCTTTTTTCCTTTTTTTTTATGGGTACAACGGGGACGATGGGCCGACAGGGTAGAGTCGCCGTCGAGGACAGTAGGACGTCCCTACCTTGCATTGGCGCGCGCATGCAAAACCCGCGCGCTCGGGGGATGGCGGATGTCTTTTTCCCCTTTTTCCCATGTTATTTTCTAAACGATTCTCTTTTTCCCCTTGTCTTTTGGCACGCACGCGCGGGGCAACAGCGGCCGGCCGACCTTGACCTCGACAAGAGCGCACAACGGCCGCCCATCGTTATCCCAAGGCCGCCGAGCGAGACGGCCCGCACGATCCGTACCCAGAGTTGCGTGGCAAAAAAAAAAGGATTTGGTAGTGCACCCAAAAGAGAGCCTTCCTAAAAAAGGGTTTCTTTTTGAGTGTCATCGTTCCTTTCCAGTGCCGCCTTTTTGCTCTCGATGCTGGCCCCGCGACGGCGCCTTTTTTCCCTATTGTCCCTGTCGTCCATTTCTTTATACCGGCGTCATCGTCAAGGGCTCTGCCGTTTATTTTTTGTTGTCGTAGAGACGACGCAAAAGGGGACGACGTCCGCTCAAAGAAACAATGGCGCCTCGCCTCTACGCGCGACCAACACGAGGTCAAGAAAAAAGAAAACACTGACCCACAGACAATGCATGCAGACTTGTGTGCGCTCGCGCCCAGGCAAAGAAACAAGACCACCGCCAAAAGAAATGGAAAAAATTGAAAGGAAAAAAATAAAAAAGTTTCTTTTACTAGATGGGAGGAAAAAAGAGGACAAAGGCGCACAAAGGAGGGCGATCGTCCAAACGAAAATACGAAAAAAGGCCGTGAGAGAAAAAACAAAGAAAAAACCTCCCTCAAAAAAAGGGCGTGCCGGAAAAATACCGTACGCCAATCATGACAACCGGGCCGTTTTTGGTCAACAACGCGGGTATTGGTCGATGGACCGACGAACGCGGCGGGGCCGGCAAGGTACAAAAGGGCCGCGCAACCATCCACCCAAATCACTCGTCTTCTCAACGGCAAGCACAACAACAACCGGCCTCGGCTACTACGACAACAAGTCCCTCCTTTTCCTCGACCAAGCACCACCAACACCATGTCTGCCACCATCAAACTCGAATCGTCCGACGAGCAGGTCTTTGAGGTCGCCAGGGAGATCGCCGAGATGAGCGTCACCGTCAAGCACATGCTCGACGACGTCGACGCCGACAGCGAAAACGCCATCCCGCTGCCCAACGTGAGCGGCAAGATCCTCGCCAAGGTCATCGAGTGGGCCACCTACCACCACGAGAACCCCGAGCCGGCCCCGACCGCCGACGGCGCCGATGCCGCCGCTGCTGCTGCCGACGCCAAGGACCAGAAGCGCACCGACGACATCTCGCCGTGGGACAAGGAGTTTTGCGACGTCGAGCAGCCCACCCTCTTTGAGTTGATCCTCGCCGCCAACTACCTCGACATCAAGCCTCTGCTCGATCTTGGGTGCAAGTCTGTGGCCAACATGATCAAGGGCAAGTCGCCCGAGGAGATCCGCAAGACCTTTAACATCAAGTACGTGCCATCGCTGGCCTTTCTTTTGTCTGCACTTGTCGACACATTTGTTAAACTCATTTTCCTTTTTTGTATACCACTTACCAAAAAAGGAACGACTTTTCGCCTGAAGAGGAGGAGGCGATTAGGTAGGCTCAACCGCCCTCCGAAACTCATTTTTCAGCCTCTGACCCTCAACCGTTACTCACCAACATGTTACATGTCTCAGAAAGGAGAACGAATGGTGCCTTGACCTCTAGGCCGTCCAGCCCCACCCTGTTGTGCTCGACATCACACTCAATAAACTGGCAGCCTAGACTGCACGCCTGTTGAGCCGATTCATAGTTTTACGTCGTGTTTTTGTCTTTATTTGCCTCAACCATCAATTTTGCTGGCGAGAACAAAGATGTTCTGTGCTGACCGTTCACGCTTTTTGTGCACCACACGGCCAGCGCCGCAAAGTGGGGGAAGCGCATCTTCGTCTATGGCCAAGACCGTTTTGGCGTGTTTGGCTGCAGGGCTTGCTGCCTTTTTGCGTACTCTGGGGATGCAGTCGGCGCGGCGACCCATCTAAAACACGACTCAGTCGCTTGTCAACCCCAAAACCGCAACTAGCGCTGGTTAACGGGTGGGCGGCCCAACCGAGGATGGTCCGAGATCTGCGACCGGCTGGCCGATGGCTTGCAACTCATCGACCAACATCGGGCACAACCGCAGACGGCCGACATCATGAAAAGAAGCAAAGTGTTTTTTTATTTTTAAAACAAAACCAAAAGACTACATTCTTTGTGTGCGCACGATGGGCGCATTCCTGGCAGCCCTCACGCAGAAAATGGCGCCCGAAAAGGCTCATTAAAACATGCGCGCCGACAGAGACGACGCGCAACCGCGAGGCCGCTCCCACCCGCGGCGGCACTCGGCATATGCGACCACTGCAGCGCCCTCGCTGTTGCGGCGGGCTTTATGCCTGCACCAACCAGATTTTTTCGCATGGGCAGCATTAATGCTTTTCTTTCTTCCAGTCGCCGGGCGGTAGCAGTGCGCGCGGTGCGTCCCGTAGCGCATAAAAGGCGGCCGCGAGCGCGACTTACACATTCGCACCTACCGGCACACCTGTCACATACTCACCGACCGCTTTCTGTTTCGGCCTGGCCAGCGACCTCCTGGTGTCGGCGAGGCCATGGCTTCGAGACCGCGCCGGCCTCGCGCTGCCGACGCGACATCGAGACGACCATTTTGGTTTGACGCCGCCAGGACGCCCTACCTGGCCCGACATCTCCCTCACGGGATCTACACCGCGTCGCCGCGATCACCACTCAGCGACGTGTGCGAATCGGGCTGGCTCAAGGCCGACATGGCCCGCCGTGCTGCCGACCCGCCGCCGGTCGAATTCAGAGTCACACACCCGCCGGAACCGTCGGCGGCCGCTCGGGACGCCGCCAACAAGGCCGCGCGAGCATCCAAGCGCCGCAAGACGGCCAAGTCGGTCAAGACCAAAGACGTGCCCCGGCGCATCTTTTCGCTCCGGCTCGACCCAACGCCAGCGCAGAAGCGATTCTTTCAGAGGGCCATAGGGATCGCGTGCCTGGCCAAGCGATTGGCATACAGACACTTGGGCGACCAACGCCTGCCAGTGACGGCCAAGAGGATCAACGACCTCAAGAAGAAGATCTGCACCGAACACTTTCAGACGAGGGTCCTCACCGGCGAGGTCAGCGCCAAGGGCAAGCCGCGGTTCCACAAGCAAAAGGCCGACCAGCCCAACACGTTCCTGCCCGAAAAAACCAGACGCCGCCTCTACGAGCAGGACCTCCGCGAACGGGCCAAGGTCCACCGCGACACGACAGAGGCCGCCTGGTGCGCCGAGCGCAAGTGGAAAAGGAGTCGCAAGACTTGGACGCCTCCTCTCGACCAGAGGCCGATTCCAGCCGTCGTGCGATGCAATGCAGTCATTCGCTTCTGCCAGACCGTATCTACCATCCAAGCGCTGGTCGAGGAAGAGGGCATCGTGTGGGATGCTCGCTCGGCCGCCAGCCGAGTTTCTCCACCGATCGCTCGGTCGGGTCGTGCGCGCGTGCAAAGCGCCACCTCCAAAAAACGAAAGCGCACCAAAGAACCCAATGCGCCGACGACAACGGCCGGAGGTCCGCCTAGACGACCACGACCCTCCATGGGTCCTCGCCAGGTCAAGCCAACAGATCGCAACCGAACACGCCAGTCGTTTTCGATCGATGCGACGCCGGGCAATGCCAATCCCTATTCGGCGAGATGGGACATCGTAGGCGACGACCGTGTCCATTTCATGGGAACGGCCGTGCGCCTGTGGGGCAAGCCGGCCAAGCGGCGCCGAGAGTTGGCCCGCCTCTCGGCTCGAATGCCCGACGGCCAGAGAGCGACGGGACAGCAGGTCATTGTCCGTTACGAGAGCGGGCGCTACCACCTTTTGGTGCAATGCCTCTTTGCCGAACCGCCCAAGCGCGCCGCCGAGCCCGATCGTGCCGTCTGCGCCGTTGCTCTCGATCCCGGCGTGCGCACATTTCACGGTAATTATCGGTCACTTGTTTTCGTCTCTTTAGAGTGCAGACGTTTGACGCTCTTTGCTTGCCCATATATACACATAGGCATGTATGACCTCGACGGTCGATTTGGCGAGATTGGCGCCGGCCAGATCCAACAGATCGTTCGCATCGCCAAGAGAGCCGGCAGAATCAGGTCGCACATCGACCGTCACCTCCAGGATCGTCGTCCGGGAGATCACAACAAGGCCAAAAGGAAGCGCGCTCGAAAAAAGGTTCGTGCTGCCATGCTCAAGACCAGAGACCTCAAGTCGGACGCGCACTGGAAGACGGCCAAGAGCCTCTGCGAGCGCTACGACCACGTCGTCATTCCGCGGCTGCCCGTGGCCAAGATGGTCCAGACGCTGGCGCGGTCGACCTCGCGCCAGTTGATGCACTGGTCCCACTACCAGTTTCGACAGCGTCTTCAGCACAAGGCCGCGCAACTCGGCGTCTGCGTGCACGTGGTCAACGAGGCGTATACGTCGATGACGTGCGGCCGCTGCCTTTGGATCGAAGAATCGTTCCGCCGCAACTCTAGCAAGCACTTCGAGTGCCGCCGTTGCGGTTACGCCGCCGATAGAGATCTCAACGCCGCGCGCAACATCATGCTCAAGACGATTGAAGCGGCTGTCGGAACGCTAGAGGCCGTGCCACCACGCGTCGATGTCGGCGGCGCCGCCGGCCTGGCTTTGGCAGCGACGACCATCGACTAGATCGCGAGACCCTTTGGGGTCCCGTGGGGAGTTGGACACCAGCGATACGTCTACCCGCCTTTTCTGATCTGTCTCGGCAGATCCTCTGGCGGCACGCACATTCCACGTGCCGGCCGTTGGAGAACAGGGAAGGGAGAGCCGGGGGCCGGGGCTATAGAATGCTCCTTTCGTCCGACAGTGCTTGGATCTCTAAAAAATACACTCTTTTTTGCCTGCACCGTTGTTGGTCTTTTCGTTGTCCCGTTTGTTGCGCATGACCGTGACAATACTCGGCGAGCCGAACACGGCAAACTCTCGCCCCACTTGGCGCTACCAACGTTGCTGGTGGCATTGTCGATCGCCATCATCGCTTGTGTGTTTGTGCTCAACCGCAAAAGAAGACCGTGTGACTCAACAGACCTTTTTCTCCAAAAAATGCGCGAAAAATTTGGTGCATCGCATGCCGTCGCAAGATCAACGCTCAAAGAAGACTTTTTCTATGCTTTTCTTTCCCACCATGGTCTGGACGAGGTTCCAGAATATCCAAGATGAGGCGATCGCGGTGGTGACGATGTAGTCCCAACACATGCCTGTGAAAAATTACTGCGATCAAATTTTTTCCATGGCGGCGCTACGCTCTGCCAGGGACTCTGCGCACCGCCCAGACCAAAGCCAACGACTCCAAACAAAAAATGGTTTACCTTGCAATTTTCCCTGCGGCCACAACATAAAAATGGACCAATCGCCAATGCACATGGGATACACCTCTACCCATACAAAAACCTGGTCGACCCCAAGACAAGCGCAACCTTGCAAAAGACTCCCGGCCGGTGCCCGTGACGTCAACAAACATGGAAAAGGACCGCGAGCGCGAAATCACTGGGACCGACGAACGACCGGCGCAACGACCCCCGACGGGGCGCCCGCAGCGGCCCGAGGACGCGCTCGTCGACGCGGCCCTGGACTGCGTGCGATGGGACGAGTCGGTTGACCTGGACCGGCTGATGCTCCTCGAATTCGAGCACAACACGCGCCTGCTCTTGCCCGCGGTGGCCGGGACGCCTCGGCCTGTTTCCCAGACGTTGGACTGTCTAGTTACCTCGGCGGCGGTCGACGCGCGGTCTGACATGGAGGAAGACTGGCTTTTCGCGTATGGCTACAAGAGGCTCAAGGATGCTCAACTCAAGTGCACCGCCGATGGCGTATGGACCCTCAACGGCGGCGAGCCCATGACCGACAGCCAACTGATCGGGCTGCTGACCATCTGCGCGCGCCACACCTCCTTTTGGTTTGGCTTTGGCTTTGCGTGCACGTGGCTGGCGCGCGTGGTCGAGGCCCTCGCAAGGCGCACGCGGGCGTGGACCGGCTCCGAGGTCATGCGCGCACGTAACCTGTGCATCGCGCTAGAGGCCCTCGCCGAGGCGCGCCGAAAGGACGGCCCGCTCGCGATCGTCGACCTGTCCAAGAGCGGACCATTTGACCAGGGCGCTGTCGCTGCCGCTGCCGCTACCACACCGCTTTGCCGCGCCGTCGACTGCGAGCGGGACCTCGCAGAGCCGATGCGCGTGGCCTTGGCCAGAACGACGCGCCTGTTTGATCAAGCAGGGATCGGCTTTCGCGTCCATAGGCCGTTGCGCGTGCCCAACGCCATCGACGCGTATGACCACACGCGGCACCTGCTCACCGTCGTCCGGGCCGGCATCGAGCGCCTCTATGCCACCGAGACCTTTTACCTCGGCGTGATCACACCCGCCGAGTACAAGGCCATGGCCGACAACACGCCCTTGGGGGCCGCCCTCTTCAACTAGAATGGCGGCCCCTTGGACAGTGGGTCTCTTTGCGGCCAGCACTGGGTAGCAGCCAATCGACCCGGTCATCGCCAAAAAGTCAGGCCGACTGTCGGATGCCATCAATAATAAATGTCGCGTTTTTAATCCTCCTTTTTTGAAACTTTCTTATTGCCATTCGAGTTGTATGAGGATACGTTTTTCCTTGTAGTGGTGTGGCGCCATAGCGCGGACCTTGTATGGACCTCTTCTTTTTTTTTCTAGTGAGGAAATGTAGATAGACGCAAAAAAGGAGCATTGGGTCGCCAGTGTACAAAAAAAGAGCGCCTTTGCTGTTGCGCTCAGAACCGTGCGCGTCTCTCCTTTTTGCCGTGGTGGTCGCCGCACGCACGACAGCAGAGTATCTTGAACGTGCTCTTGGTCGGAAACGGCACGCGGCACACGCGCGCCCATCCGCGTACTTTGACCGAGACGAGCACCTCGTGTACCTCCTCACGTCGCGTCTGCGGGCATCGCTCACGCTGGGTGGGCACCAGCAGAGGGAGGCTCTCGCTCGACGTGCCGTCTTTGATCTCTCCTCTGGGTTCGACGGTCGAGTCGGTCCCGATGCCCCGTTGGCCCACCATGTACGGCACGATGTCGCCGTTCGAGTCGGTCGTATCGGCGTCTGAATTGTTTTGCTGCAGGGCAAAGTCGATCGAGTCACACATTACACAGCGCACGATGCCAAAGTAGAATGTCTCGCAGGGCTCGTCTGGATGGTCGAAAGCATAGGCGACGCCGTCGATCACCGTCTGACGCCGGTTCTGGCCGCAGAGACAGTCGAGTCTCCATCTTGATCGCCTGGGCGGTTCGATCCTCTTGCTCCGGCGAAAATCACGATCTCCCCAGACCGTGGACGCTCTGTCGCAAAAGACGTCTGCCCCCGATCGACCATGTTAGGCACAAAAAAGACAGAGACAAATAAACAAACAGAAATAATATGTCAATACATAAAAAAAAAAGAAAAAGCCAAAAATACCTTGGCGGACGGCCATGCGCGCGGCTTGCTCGACGCCGAGAAAGATCACAAACACGACGACCACCTTGAGGACGCTATCAAAGCATGTCTGCTTAAACTGCTCGATGGTCGTGGGGGCCGACTCGGCGTATGCGCGGTAAGCAAAGGTTGTGGGCACGACGACCACAAAGGCCAGGGCAAGCAGTGTGATCTTGGTCAGCATTTTTGGCGGTCGCCTTTTGTCGCAGTAGGGATAGAATCTTTTGTGACCCCTTCTCCCTCTACGCGCCTGCATAAAAGACGCCGAGTTTTGATTGGGCCGTCTCTGCACAAACGGGCAATCTCGTCGGTTGCCTCCTTTTTTTATTCGCTCAAGACAGGGTTTGCTTTATGGGGGAAAACAAACCAAACAAGGCCGCCCGCCAGAGACACAACACAGGGCAAAAGAGGCGATGGAGGCGTCGGGCACTGGCAGCGCCGACGACAAGGAGAGTCCTTTCTACGCGACGGCAGCGATAATGATAGCGACGGCGATAGAGGAGGCGACCGACGCGCAGAAAGAGGCCGCGCTGGCCAACGCGGCACTGGCCTGTGTGGCGTGGGACGAGTCGGTCGACGTCGGGCGCCTGCTGCTCCTCGAACACGAGCGCGACGTCGACCTCTTTCGGCGCATTGTCGCCAAGGCCGGCGCGCGCCTCGCCGATTACGACGAGGATCGATCGTTTGAATTTATCAACGATGCGCGCGCGATAAGCCTCAACGTCTTTTTGGATGCCAAGTATCTCTGCCGAAAGAGCGCGTATGTGTACCGCTGCGACGGCGCACTGTGGAGCGTTGGGAAAACTGATGATCGGCGCTTGACCGACGCGCAGGCCAGTTCGTGGCTGGCCCTATGTGCGCGCCACCGCCTGCTTTCCCTCGAATACGATGTCCCCCGAAGAGCAGAGCGGGACAGCGCATACCCAAACCGAGGCAGCAACTATGAAGAGGAGCACCACGGGCACACGTGGCTGGCATCGGTGGCGCGGGGGCTCGCCAGCCGGGCCGGCGCATGGACCGGCATCGAGGCCATGCGCACGCGCACCCTCTGCCTCGTCCTCTTGGCCCTTCTCGACGCGCGGACAGAGGGCGGGCCACTGGCCGTCGTTGACCTGCCCGGTGGCGAAAGCGTCGACCAGGGCGCTGTGCCATCGCCGGCAGACCGTAGAAAAGGCGACGACGCACTCTTGGCATCGATGGCCGGCGCCCTGACCCAGGCCGAGCACGTCCGTCAACTGGGGTTTGCGTTTTTTGTCGGTCACGCCGGGGATGGCCACCTTGACCTGCACAGCCACGCCGGCCACACGCGCCAGGTGCTCTCGATGGTCTATGCCGGCGTCGATCGACTCTATGCCACCGAGGCCTTTTACCTGCAGGTCATTGCGCCCGCCGAGTACAAGGCCATGGCCGACAATGCACCTCTTGGTTCTGCTATTTTCCATTAAAATGTGACCCCTTCTTTTTTTAGACCCTTTTTTTTTGGTCGCTCACTAATATCGCCCGTCAGAAAGCATCCCGCCATCATTTTGGCCCGTGCCGTCGACGGTCCACCCTTTTGTTTTTGTCGGTTTTTCCAAATGGCCAAGCCATTTGGAGGAAGAGAGGCCTCAAACTTTGTTCTTGTCGCTATCGTCTCCGTCCTGAAACTCGACCCAGCCGTCCTGGCCTAGAAAATGGAAAATGGGTTTCAGATAAAACAAAGGATACAGCGCGCGCAAGTCGCCCTGACCAATCGCCCAAGGCAACCTTTTTTATCGCGGGTCGTCAAGACGGGTCCGCTTGTGGCGACAACACGCACTGCCTCCCTCCCTTGCATTTTGTTTTTCATGCAAAAGAGGACATTGTTGGCCGTGGCACAAATGCAAAAGAGACACGGGCGCAGCGGCCCGACAGCGTCTGATGTGGACGCCTTGAAAAGAATCTTTGCGCGGCCCGACGGCGACCCCAAGGACATCGGTGCACGTATCCACCAAGAGACTCCCCTGGATGGCGCCCACCTCCTCAAAAAGGAGCGCACTCGCAAGGCCGTGTCCATCGCCCGGCGGCCGCCGCGGGGCAAGACCTACCCGCCCAGCCTCTACCACAGCGAGCCCCTGTGGGCCGTGCAGGTCGGTGACTTTTTCTACGGCCTCACGCTCTACGCGTCAGCCGACATGATTGTTCCAGGATCGTCGGTGGCTCAATTGACGATGATCACCCACGGCATCGAGCCCGTCTTTGTGGTGGGCCACACCCATCTAGAATACCACGAGATCTTTGACGCCATTTCCAGGGTCGCTGTCGTCTTTGGCGTCAAGGACGGGCCACACACTCTGTACTGGCACTCCGTCGATTTCCTCAAGACGGCGGCCGAGGCCGTGTGCGCGGCCGACGGCGGGTGCGTGTGGGACGCCGTCGACCTCGACGAGGCCACTGTGCGCGCGGGTCTCTTTGGCGCCTGCGCGCACGCATACGACGCAGGAAACTTTTCGCCGTCAGACGCCACCAGCGCCTGCCCGCGCACGCGCTCGGCCGCCCGCATTCGTGCCCACTGGCCGCCCGTCATCGACCCCGAGCGCGATGCGATCATGCCCCTTTGTCTCTTGTCTTGACAGCGGCAATGCAAAAGAAACCGCCAGACAACAGTGGGAATGGTCTCTTCTTGTTTCCAGATAAAATTGGCATTTTTCTCTAAAAAAGAAATGCGTCCGAACCCGGCGGGGGACACAAGGTCTATGTGAATGCACCGGCGGGCGTGTTGCGCTGCAGGGCGTCGTACTCGGCGGGTAGGATCATGTGCGTGTAGAGGGCCTGGGTCTCGTAGACACGCTGTGTGGCGGTGATGACAAACTGGAGTGTTGCGAGCGCGTGCACGGCGTCGTGGGTCGCACCGACTAACTCGTCATCCGTCGTCCAGTCAAACTTGACGTCGGGGGACAGGTCCCTGGCGATGGCGAAGGCCTCGCGCAGACTCGATGAATCCGCAGGATCAGAGGGCGCCGTCGGTTGCGTTGGGTCACACTCGCCGAGAGGGCCTCGCATGTTGCGCTCCCGCAGGATGGCCATGAGGGCGCGCGCCAGGCTTTGCGTGCGCATGACCTCGTCGCCGGTCCAGGCGCCTGATGCGGCCGCGAGAGCGCCGATGACGCGCGACATCCACATGGAGCGCCATTCAATACACCATCCCGCCTCTGTAGGAGACTTGGTATCGCCGTCGTCGCGGTGGCCCGCGGGCTTTATGGCATCGGCTGGCACGGTCCACAGCATGGAAAAGAGCGGGCTACGCGCTGTGAGGGCGCAATACAGGCTCAGGCTCTTGTCCGTCATGCCCTCGCGGTGGGCCAAGACGTCCGAGAACGTCCAGGCGGACGTGAGTTTCCACGCATGGCTTGAACCGTCACTGCGCATCACGATAACCGAACACGTATCCCATTCGTCATCCACGGCGACACCGCCGATGGTGATGCCGTTGCGCCGCGCCAGCGCCCCGCCGCCGCTGTGCGAATCCATCACCGCCGCGGCAAGGCCGACGACACGGCGCACGGCGGCCTCGTCGTGCGCAAACTCGATCGACGCAAGCCTGCCCGTGTCCACGGTGCCGTCCCATGCCACACACGCGAGAGCCTCGGCGAGCAGGTCCTCGGCGGACCTCGGTGGCGCTGTCTGGGCGCCAGAGTGTTCAGAGTCTTGCTTTGTCAATAAGGGATCGTCCATTTCGATTTTCGTTGCTGCCGGTCCCGTCGCGTGTGTGTTTGTTTGGCACAAGGACGACGGCAAGCGGCATACCCGCCGACCGCGGACGTCCGCCGGCCAACAAATGGCGTTGGGCGCTCTTTTTTTCGTCGATTGGGCGCACGTTGCCAGGCAACACAACCAGGTACTGGCGTCGGCATAGCACGTGGTCTGGTATTTTTTGCTCCTTATGGGCGTGTCGCGCCGGACCGCGGCGGTCGCATCCATCGCCTCGAAAGTTGCCAAAAGGCCTCTCGCGACCTCAGCGCGCGCCCCAGCCACACAAAAAAAAGACTCGTGAAAAGAGAGGGGTCATGACCCTGCAGACTTGTCAACGCATTGCATAATTCAATGGGTCCCGTTGCGGCAGAGCACAAAAACAACTGCGCCGGACCAACGACGGGCGCCGTGACCCCACGGGCGCAAACCCGACACACACTGCAAGGCAGAGCAAAGCGCTGGCCTCTTTTTTTTTCTTGGCACGACTTTGCTGTCGCCGCCATTCGGAAAGTATCAGCGACGCCGCCGCTGACAAAAGGGCGTCGCCCTCCTTTTTCTTTCTTGCTCCTTCTCCGTCTCTCTTTTCTTTTTTTATTTACATTACACATATTCTTTGTTTGCGGTACGCGGAAAAAAAAGAGGGAATAAAACAGGAGCGTGCAGTCAAATTGATCCGGCGTCGATGCATCCTCCCTGTTGGTCTACTCTTCGGGCAGCAAAAAGCCCAGCGCGTCAATCTCTGCGACCAAGCGCAGTTTGTGGAGGTCGTCCATGGCGTCCAGGGTGTAGGGGGATACGGGGTCGTGCGCGGGCGCGGTCCATCCCGGAAAGATGGCGCTGACGCGCACGGGCCGAGCGGCGCACCACCGCCCCAGCGGGGTCCACCGTTCGAGGGCAGCATCGCTGCAGGGCACGTCGGCGTCTGTCGTCGGGTCGCGCATATTCCTTGTGGCCTCATCCTGGTGACGCCAAGAGGGATCTCTGATGCAGTGGCACGGTTCGCGGCGGTCACGAACGTCCCCGGTGTCGCTCGCGCGGGGTCGTCCGCCGCGGGCCATCCGGCACAGGGCCAGGAACAGCGTCCCGGCAGCAAACGTGATCTCAACTTCTGCCTGGAGGTTAGACACCACGACGCTCCAAAGGTCGAGGTCGCGGATGGCGGCGTCGCGGTCGACCGGGTCGGTGCCGGCGTCGAGGACACGCGCCAGGCGCGCGGGCATGTCTGGCGTCCATGGCTGCTTGCGCACGCAGTGGCCAAAGGCGTTGCGTGTGGTGGATGCGGGCAGCGCGGCAAACGCACGGGGCCACCGCTCGGCCATGTAGACGATCCGACCGGCGCCGTTGCTATAGTCGTCATCATCGTCATAGTCGTAGGCGCGCTCGACGAGCCGGCGCAGATCGTCCGTGCCGGGGCGCGGCGCGTAGCCGCCGACGCCGCAGAGCCATTTGATGCCGCCGGCACCGGACGCGCAGCCGTCGTCAACCACGGCCTCCCAGGCGAGGGCGGCCATGTCCAGACGCTCTGCCCCCGCCGGCGACGCGGGTCCAAGGCGTCGATCGCGCGAGACCATATAGGCCAGCACGCCGACCGATCCACACTGGGCCGCCGTGTTGGCCACCTTGGCGGCGTCAAAGGCCATGCCGCGCGCGTCGAGGAGGGCGAAAACGCGAGGACGATCATACCTGACGGCCCTCATCAACCAGTCGGCGACAGTGGATCCCGATCTAGGCGCCGGCGGGGCGGCCATGTCCAGGAGTCGCGCCAGACACGACGGGTCGCTGGCCTCGGCAGAGGCGTACCAGAGCACGTCGTCCATCTTTTGTGCCGCATCGCCCACGAAGGCGGCAAAGAGGTCGGGCTGGTTGCCGCTGATGGCCTCTAGGGCCGCATAGTAATCGGGCGCGCGGCAGGCGAACCGGCTCTGTAGCGCGCGAAAGGCGGCGTACAACCCGCGGCGCAGAGCGACGGCCAAGAGGGTCCACAAAAAGATGGCCACCTCGCCGCGGTCGTCTTCCCATCCAACTTTGGAGGAGGTCGGACCCACTTCGATCGGCAACCACTCTGTCAGGTCGATACCCCAGCCCCGTGGTCGCGCCTCTGACGCGCACGCGTCTTTGACGCCATCGCGCGGGCCGGTCTCGGCCTGGCCGCCGCCGCCATGTTGCAGTGCCGACTGTGGGCTGGCCCGCGCGGCCACCGGACTATCCTCTCTACCGAAAGGGCACTCCTCTTCTTGTTGATCGGAAAAAGAGATCAGCGGCCAGTGGTGGTCGACGACGGCGTCGACGGCCCAGGGCACGCCAGACGCCACCAACGCGGCGATGGCCTGTTTGCGCGTGGCGCCGGCATGGATGCGGCACCAGTCGGCGACGGCCTCGGGGTCGCGCGCCCAGAGGGCCGCATTGGCCGCGATGGTGTCGGCCGCAGCGGTCAGGCACACGATCCTGCCTGTCGCCCACTTGGGGCATCGGCGCGTCCACATGGGCGAATGGACGGCAAAGGGGCGGTAGGCATCGAGCGCGGCCGCGTCGGCGAGACTTGGGTTCCCGATGATGCGTCTCCACGTGCGGCAGACGGCCCTGGCGGCAAACCGCCAGCGACCGTCGAGCAGGGGCCGGTCGATCCAGTGGTCGCGCGCGTCGCCGCGGGGCGGCAGCGCGTCGGCGGCCTCGGACGCGCCCCTTGGGGAACGGGCGTTGCCGTTGAGGATAAAGACGAGAATCTCGGTCGGCACGTCGTGTATGTAACAGGCTGACGCCTCGGGGCGTTGCTCGCCGCTGTCATCCATCGGCTCTCTCTCTCTCTCTCTCTCTCTCTCTCAGCGCCTGGTTCGAGTCGATGACCTTTTGTTTTTCTTTTGCCGATACTTCTCGACGAAAGTATTTTTTTTTGAAAGGCAGAGAGAAAACCTCTGGCGGCACTCGCTCGCAGCGGGCCAACCACCAACGACCTCGTTGTCGCCTTTTTTCGCCCGTATGCGACCAAATGCCGCACCGACAAAAGGCGACTTTTTATCCAAGACTTTTGTGCCGACAAGAGATCAATAAAGATATTTTGGCTGCGCACATTATAAAGCCCTCGAATTTTTAGCACACTCGACCAGAGACAGACCATCACCCAGCCCAACGGTGTAGCGCGGATCAGATTCGTCACCTATTTTTTTTGAAGCAATTCGATAAAAAAAAGAGACACAGCAAAAATATGCCAGACGGGAGAAGACTGGAGGCGAACCCAAAAGAGCGTGCCGCCAACCGGCCCCGCCTCATCGCCCGCAGAAAAAGTGGGGCCAAAAAAAGAAGCGCGCCTCTTTTTTGTCGTTGGTCGCATAGTTACATTCCTTTACCTTTTATCGATATCCTCGTTTATGATTGGACGATAGAAGGGAATAAAGGTGGTCGCCCGCGTGTGCCAAAAGTACATCCACACAACTCTCTAACCAACTACTACACAAGCATGCAGTGCACCCTGTCTCTCTGTCCGTCCTTCCTCCACAAGACCAAACCAGCGCCAAAGAGGCCACGAGAAGCCGACCGCGGCCCGAGACGCGATTCGCGTGCCTCCAAGAGGCCGCGCACCGCCGCGGTCAAGACCGATAGACCGGCGGCCAAGATCCGGTGCCGCAGTCGCGACGACCACGCAGCCGCCGGCGCCCAACGACCCCCAATGCCCGTCGAGCGAGGGTGCAGCGACCTCGCTCGCCTGTCGATCCTGCTCGACTACCTCGGGACGCTCGTGGCCGACGGGCAGTGCGAGGCCTTTGGCGTCATTGTTGTCATTGATGGCACACATACGTGCCGCCTTGCGGTGGCTCGCGCTCTGCCGCGCGCTCCCGGTCTCGTGTGGACCCTTCAATCGTCGTCGTGGAGCGACGTCTGCGCGGTGACCAACACGCGAGGCGGCGACGGCGTCGAACGCACCGTGCACGCCGCGCCGGACCCGTCGAGCGACATGCCGGCCATCGTCGACACGCGCCTTCCCACGGGCATGGGCAGCGACGCCGCCACCGTCTCGGTCGTCTGCCGACGGTGGATAGAAGCGCACGCCGTCCGTGGTGGCGACCGCGAGCAATCACGCCTGTGGGTTCGCATGAACCGGTCCGATCGACCGTGCTCGGTGGCATCGACGCGCGCCCTCGGTGTGCTAATCGCGGGGACTGACCGGCCGACCCGTCCAGAGCCGCACGGCACCGTCGGGGCGACATTGGACCAGGCGTGGGACAACTGGAACAGCGAGGCCATCCGCTACGCCGCCGCCTACCTGCACAGCATCTCCCTCGCGCTCTCGGCCAAGTTGCTAGAGTCTGCTTCCGCTTTGGCCCCCGCCCATTGTTTGCCCACCACACCTTGACCAGAAAAAAGAAAGGATTAAAAAAAGAATGCGCAAAAGCACTTTTTATCAACAAACCTACTATTTACATGTTTCAGACATCGCTTCTTTTTGTCGGCCCCGCGGCGCGCGCCTGTCGGCCTGCCTTGGGGGTCTCGGCCTCGGCATGGATCGCCAGAGGAACAGGCGCCGACACAAAAAGTCTCCTATCTCACACGGTCGGCTCAGTCGCGACCGCACAGCGTCAAGTCGATGCCCCTTTTTTTCTGGCAAGAAGATGCACGCACACAGACACACAGTAGAGCGAGCATGAAGAAAAAAGAAGAGAGAAAGTTGTGTTTGCACTCTATGTTCATTTTTTTATTTTTTTTAGAAAAAAAAGAAGACACGACGGCCTCCTTTATGGTCGGTCGGTTTTGGTTTGGTCGTCATCGTCATCATCGTCACCATCATCGTCGCCGGCGCAGTCTTGGCTGTCCTCGTCCTCGCTGTCATCGTTGTCGTCCTCGCTGTCGTCGGCCACGTTGGACATGCACCCGTCGGCGCACGGCTCGCCGCTTTCCACAAAAGCCCAGAGGTAGTCGAGCGCCGGACAGGGCGGCAGGGACTTGCCGTAGGCGTGGGCGCAGAGATCGGCGTGCCGCCAGAGCGCGGCAAATACTGCGGCCTTGGGGTCGTCGTTGCGGGCTGCGCACTCTGCCAGCAACTCTTCCACTGTCTCGCCATCGCAAAGGCCGGCCAGGTAGTCGACGATGGCAACCTTGCCGAGTTTGGCGGCCTCACGCAGGGCGTTGCGCATGACGAACCGAAACGACTCGACGGGCGTGCTGGTGTCGTTCTCATAGGCGCGGACGATCGTCTCGACCGCGGCAACGTCGTCCTCGTCGACGGCAGACGCCAGCGCATCCTTGACGTCCCCCTCCGCGGCCATGCGAATGATCAGAGCGCCGACGGCACTCGGGCAGTCGTCGCGTGCCGCACGGTACAGCAACGCGCCGACGGCGATGTCGTGGTGTAGAGTGATCGGCGGGCCGTCAAACGCGCGGCACAGGCGGCTAAAGGCGCGACTCTGGCGAAAGAGTTGGATCAGGGCCAACTCGACCTGGCAGGTCGAGGGCTTGATCAGGGCCGCGGCAATGTCCTCGATCGAAAAGTCGTCGCTCAGGACCGCGGCCACGATCTTATCGCGCGCGGCAATGTCCTCTTTGGTGCACTCGACGTCGTCCCACCGGTCGCCGGCGACGATCTCTGCAGGGCCGTCGGGCGGTTCGCAGCACCGTCGCTTGGGCGAGGGCATTGTGTTGTGGCCATCGATGGTGCTGTCGTTGTCGTCATCGTCATAGTCGACGACGGCGGTGCCATTGTCCACGGCGCGCACAGGTTCCAGAGGACGCTTGCCGAGCGTGGTCATTTTCTTTTTCTCTGATTGTCTCGTAGGGTCGTCTGTGTAGAGCCGACTCCCTTTCGCTGTCTTTGGGAATGATAAAAACCTGGGCAGGTGCCCATCCCTTTTGTGTGCGCCTTTAGGGATCATGTCGACATATTAAATGCAGACGGAACAACCAGTCGGCGCATCTTTCCCAAAAAAGGTGTTGGATCAACAACAGCGACGAACCTGCCGCCAGAATCGCCTGCGGGTGCTCGGCCGAGAGCAGGGGGCGCCGACAAAAGACAAAAAAAAAGAGGAGGAGACGCAAAGTCCAACCGACCAACACAAACAGTCTCGGCCATGGGCGGCGGTGCTCTGACTTTTTTGGAGGGAGAGCCTTGGCAGGTCGACCAAGACAAAAAAAAGGAAAAAAAAAGAAAAACGCAACAGGACTGCCTTCCTTTTTTTAAATCTGGCGCCAGGTTGGCGCTCCTTCCTTTTTTTGTATTCTCACAGAAAAAAGAAAGATACCGGGCGTCCCCTGCGTGCCCGCGGCAAACCCGCAGCGACGGGCGCGCATGCCCCCGTCGTTGGCGAGGACTCGTAGGCACCACAACCACGCGGGATTTGTCCGTACAAAGATTATGTTGCGCATGTGCACACGGGCGCCGGCGCGAGTCGGGGCCAATGTCTTTTCAAGAAAAAAAGAGCCACAATGTTCTTTTTGGGAAAGAAAATAGACAATTATACAGAGAGCGCCGAGCGGCCGTCGGTGTGTGCTCGACCGGGTGGCGACGCTTCAGTGAGGCGGGTGCCATCGCTTGGTCGAGCGGGCGCGCACGTGCCGCCGTATCCGTCTTCCTTGTGGATCAGGTTGTGTAAAAAGTCGCGCGCGACGCCAGGGCCAATGTCGTCGACGAGGTCGCGCGCACAGAGGTCGGCATGTTCCCACACGGCCTCAAAGGCCTTGATGTCATAGCCGTGGCTGGCGTAGTGGACCAGGACTCGTCGCAGCGCGCGGTTGTCGCACGTCGGCGCCAGGTCCCTGATCGTGTCGAGCGCGCCGCGCTTGGCCGCCTTGCACAGCGCTGCCTCGACGAGGCGCTTGTAGACGACTGGCGACACCCGCGGCGACGACTCGCAGGCGTCGACGATCGCCAGGACGCCCTCGCGGTCGCCCCGCTTGATCAGCCGTGCCAGCACGCAGGCTACTTCAAACTCGGTGCAGGCACTGCCGACGAGCACGTCCACCGTCTTGTGGGCACACTGCGACGCGGCGCGCTGTAGCACCTTGTCGGGCCGGCCGATGCGTCCGGCGGCGTCGCAGATGCGCTGGACGGCGGCGGCGTTGTGGATCACGCGATAGAGGGCGCGCTTGACGTGTCGCTCGGACGCGTCGGCGATCATGAGGGCGAGCGTGCAGCCGAGGCCCGCCGCGGCCGCGGCCGCCAACAAGCCGACGAGCGTGTCGGGGTCGACGTCCTCTGAGAGGTCCCAGAGACCCGCCTTGGTCGGATCGACATTGTGGCGCACGCGCTTGGCCGTCGGCGTCCTGATGGCGTCGTCGCTGTGCGCGGTGCGGCGTTGGCAATCGTCCAGGTGGCGCTTGAACATGTCGCAGAGTCTTTTTTTTTCTTTCTTCCTGGGTAGCGAGTGGCGTGTCCTTTTGGTCCTTTTGCTGCTTGGCGGCTTGTGGCGATGGCAGCGTGGGTGTTGTTGAGGCCGGCAAAGCGGCGGCTCTTTATTGCTGCGGCCACGAGGGCGCCCATTGGTTACAGGCCATTTGCGGGCTCGAATCATAACGCAGTCGACATTATTGCCTTTTTTGGAAAATGTCGCGTACGCCACGGGATGGGTGCCAAGAAAAGCAAAAGGGGTGGGGCTGCCGCTTCCCCTGGTTGCCTTGAGCGCTCGCGGCACACATCGAGGTGCAGGATACCCTTTTGTGTCTCTTTTTTTTCGGCGGGCTCTTGCCGGTGTGGCTGTGCCGGCCCGGACCCACGCGCCCGTTTCTCGCTTTATATATAGTTGATGCCGCGCGCACAGAGGTCGCCACAATGCAGATCCAGTCGCGGTGTCGGATGGCATGCCCAAAAAAAAAGACACCCTCGACGAGGCCATTGTCCAGCGCACGACAAGGGATTCATGTCTGTCGCTTGCGCACAAGCACGCAAAAAAAAACGGAAAAGATGTAGTAGGACCGGCACAATCTCTCCCAAAAGAATAGAGAAGACGAGGCCGGGGAGAAAAAAGGAGGGACAAAGACTTTTTTGTTCTCATCGCGGACGTCGAAATGACGCGACACAAAAAAACGGATTTTTACTAGACAAACACGATCGCGTGCCGACTGCACGGTCGGCATGGCGAATGCCCTACACCGCCTCGGTGGCCGCGGTCGCGGCGGCGGCCAACCGGTGTAATCGAGCGGCGTACGGTGTGCCCGCGGCGGCGGCGGCCAGCGCCTCCGTGCGGCGCGCCAGATCCAACGGCATCGGGCAACGGCGCGGCTGCGTTTGTAACCATTGGCGGCACGCTGTAGGCACCCAACCGTCAAGGACGCTCGCCACGTCGTCGGCTGAGATGGCGTCGGCGGTGGCATCGTCGTCGGCGCCATTGAAAAGGTCATCGTCGATCGCATAGGGCGGCGCGTCCCGCGAGGCGCATGCACCCAGGGCGTCGACCAGCGGCACCTGCCTGGCGGCGCTCACCACGGCCATGTAGTGGGGCGACACGAGGCAGCGCCGTGCGAGCGCCGCGATGTCGTCCCACTCGATCCACGTGGTGCCCGCCGGCGGCGTGGCGCGCGCGACCACAGCGCCCTGTGCGGGTGCCTCGTACATGACCTGCCACGGCCAGTGGACGCCCTGGCGCGCCGGTACGGCCTCTAGCGCGAGGCGCCAGCGCTGATGGCCCCAGCGCCACACGCAAAGTGGCCGCCTGGCGGTCGCGCGTGCCAAAAGCCTCGTTACCACGCGGACATGGTGGGCGTCTTGCGCGGCCACCATGTCGTTGAACGGCACCGCTGGCGCTGCCGACGGGGTCGGTGGCAACAACGCAACGGGCTCTGGCGAATCGGGCGCCTGATCGCGAAGTGGCAATGTTTCTGTCGGCGGCGGGGTGGCATGCTGGGCGCGCCGACACTCTGATCCCGAGGCGGCGGCCTGCGAGTCGTCGATCACGCGATGTGATCTTTTCTGCCTTTTGGACCTGCGCGGGAGCGAGGGCGGCGGTGTCGCGTGGTCGTGACGACGACGGCGACGGCGCGTACGTTGGTTTGAGGTGGCGCCTTCGCGTTGCTCGGCATAGTCACTGTCGCTGACGCCGTCGTTGCGAGTGTCGGATCCGCACGAGCGCGAGGCAGGCGAATGTGCCTCGCAGACGGCCGAGCCACTCTCCCCTGTCGGCAGGTGACCCTCGGCAGAGGCCTCTTCTTCATCGGTCGGACACGAATCATTTGGCGACGCGCATAGCATATTGTCGGCGCATGTCTCGGGGGCATCGCGTCGGGACCGGTCGCGCGCGGCACGAACGAGCCCGTCGCTGTCGTCGGAGAGCGGTGGGGGCGTCGGTTGGGCGTGCAGACGAGCCCTGGCGACCTCTAGAAGCGCGAGGACCTCGGCGCAGCGCTCCGATTTGGGATAGTCGAGCACGGCGAGGGCGTAAGGAGGCGACATGATCGCGGCGAGGCGCGCGCAAAATGTGCCAATGGCGTCGACGTGCACGACGGGTGCGTGCGGGCCGCCGCCGGTAACAGGGCGCCGCTCCAGCGCTTCGGGGTAGCGCTCCCTGACGGCGCGCACGGTCCGGGCCGGGGTCATGCTGTCGGTGCCCCAGAGCGAGAGGGCATCGCAGATGATGTCCTTGGCCGACACCCAGCGCCCGTCGGCGGTGTGGCGCACGGTTTTGCGCGCGGGCGGCAACGGGGGCGCCGCTGCCGACGTCGTCATCGTCGTTGTCTTTGACGTTGTCGTTGTCTTTGGCGTCGGCGAGGACGGCGATGGCGGCAACTCTGGCGACGATGGCGCTTGGGAATGGCCCTTTGCGGCCGCCGCGTCGTCTCGTGGCGGTGCCTGCTGCAGTGCGACCGCGATATCGCCCGCAGCCGGCTTTGGCCTGATAGCGCACAGTGGCGCTCTGGCGCGTACGACAAGAGACGGCGCAGCGGGGGTCGTCGTCGGCCAGACCACCGCCGACGGCGTCGAGGGCCACTCGACGGCCCGATCGGGCGCGGCGGTGCCCTCTCGCGCCGGCCGGGCGGCATCCACGCGCACGGCGTCCAACTGGTTGGTCGGGCAATGCGACGCGAGCACGTCGCCGACCTGGACCGACAAAAAAAGAACAGAGCACACATATACACGGTCAAGGGCTGCCGCTCGTCGGTTTTGCTCCTCTCTCTCTCTCTCTCTCTCTCTCTCTCTTTACTTTTTTTTGTTGGTGGAACGGGCGCAAGGGCGCACCTTTTGGTGGGGCTCAAAGAGGCAGCGGCGGTCGGTGTCGGCGAGGGCATAGGGTCCGCGCGGTCGAAAGACCGGCGGCGGCCTGCCGGGCCATATGCGAGCGTAGGCGTCGGCGATCGAATCCTGGAGGTGGTCGAGCGTCGCGTCGAGACTGGGGCACGCAATGCCCAAGAGACACGGGGACGCGCCCTCGCCGTCAAAGACGCGCACCAGCACGCTCATCGTCATGCTGTACGCTCGCGGCTTTGGCCAAGCAACACAAAAGAAGAAGAAAAGAAGAAACAAGAGGCCGTGCCGCCTGCCGAGGGAACCAGAGCGATTGAGAAAGTAGGCCGAGGAAGCAAAAGGCGCGCCGTCTGTCGGCCTTGGAGGTCTCTGTGTCGAGCCGGTCTATGGCGACGCTGCCCCCTTTTTTCCACGGCCAGCACTATCAATCCGACCAATAAGCGCGACCTCTTTTTTTCTTTAACCGAAAGAAGGAGGCGCCCCTGTTCCAATCGGCGCTCGGTTCTTTTACATTTTTTCATCCAATGATGGTCGCGCTGCGCTTTTGTAATCGTATTTTTTTATTGATGAGAAAAAAGGGACAACCGGCCGCCGACGGCCGGCCACCGGGCCAGCCGATTTGGACCCTCTTTTTTTCCCCGTTTTTTTTTGTGGTGGTGCATGGCAGGGCCGACACAGGACAACTCGCGCGGTCGCGCGCACCCGCTAGCGAGCGCTCCATGCCTCGCTTTGCGAAAAAAAAACGTGAATAAATCCCTTTGGGGACCAGTCAATTCTCTGATTTACACGGCCGCCTGTTGGCGGACGGACGACTGTACGGAAATTTTTTTTCAGTCGGTTGTTTAATTTGTTTTTCGATTCGGAGTAATGGGCGCTCTTTGAAAGGCATGCTGGGCTTCAAGAAGAAGGGCAAGCGAAAAAAAGGGCGGTCTCCATCGAGGCTCGGGTCCTTGCAGCGACGGCGCGGCTCTGGCCAATGCACGGACGCGAGCCAAGACGGCGAGCGCCAAAAAAACAATGTGGCCGCGCCTCTACCCCACCAGAGCGTCGCTTGTGCGAAGAAAAAAAGAAAAAAAAGGGCCGACAACGCAAGGGGAGAAAGGATGCACGTCTGCCGTTCCTACATTACACACAAGAGCGACCGAGGCAAGAGCACAAAAAAAAGAGAGGACAAATCGCGCGTGGGCTCGCGCCCGTTTTTGTGCTCTGGCCTCGGTCGCTGGCGGCGGCGGTCCGCGTCAACTCTTGCCCAAGGATCTTTTGCCGCCGCCGCGTCTATCATTGTCCTCGTCGCCATCGCTGTCGCTGTCTGTGCCATCGTGATCTCCGTCGCCGCCGTCGCCCGCCTTGCAGTAGCCCTCGCAGCCGCCGCCCTCGTCGATGAGATCGCGCAAAAAGTCGCGACCGACACCGCGCGGCAGTTGTTGCACGAGGTCGTGGGCACACGCGTCGGCGTGCTCCCACAGGGCCTCGAACGTCTCGCTCCGGTGGCGCTCGTCGGCGCAGCACAAGAGGGCCTCGCGCACGGCGTCGGCCTCGCACATGTCCAGCAGCGACTCGATGGTCGCCACCTTGTCGCCCATGGCGGCGCGGCACAGCGCGCCGGCGGTCCAGTCGGTCCAGACGCGATGGGGCACGATGCCGTCGCATGCGTCGAGGAGGCCCGCCACGCTGTCGCCGTCATTGTCGGCCACGAAGCGGTCGAGAAGGCGCGCCATGTCGTCGAGGTCGCACTCGTGGACGAGCGCCTCGGCTGACGCCGGACGGCCGCTTTTGACGGCCGCGCAGAGGGCGTCGCGCGCCCACCGGCGGCACCACGCCTCTGAGACGCGCGAGCCGGGGGCGGTGCAGGCGCCAAAGAGGCACGCGATGGGCTCGGCCTCGTCGTCCTCGACGAGGCGCGTGAGTGCCCCGACGACTGAGGCCCGGCGGCGGCTGCCGACGCGCGCCACCAGCGCGAGGACCGTGTCGCCGTGCAGCCGCGATGCCGCGCGGTAGATCACCTTGGCGGCCAGCGTCAGGCGGCGCCCGGTCTCGGCGAGGACCTCGCAGACGCACTCGACGGCGGCCGCGTCGTCGATGATACGGTAGAGGGCCGACTTGATGTGTCGGTCGTGCGCGTCGTCGAGCAGCAGCCGCAGCGAGTCGCGGTCGTTCAAAGCGGCGGTCCTGGCGATAAAATTGCGACGGCGCTCCGAGGCCTCATCGTCGGGGCCTCGGCTGTCGCTATTGTCTGCAGTCGCTTCATATGGCGCGTCCGACGGCGTGCAATCCAATTGTGCGGCGTCGGCGGGACGCGCCCTTTTGCAGACGCGGTGGAGGTCGTCTTCCGAGACGGGCACGATGTCGAGGCGGCGCTTGAGCATGATGATGTCCCTCTGGCTCTTTTCGGATCACGGCTGGTTGCCCAGAATAGAACAGCAGACAAAGAGCGGAGCAGGGGCGAAAGGAGACTCGACGGCGGGTCGGTGTTGTGCGGCGCCTGGTGGCCCCGCTCGCCATACGACCGCCCCTTTTATTCCGTCCTTCAAACTGTGACCGCTCTTGCCATTGGCCGATCGTGTCGGTCAACGCTTTGCCTTTTTTTTCCTCAAACCAACAACAGCAGAGGATTGGCGTGTCTGTGGCTGTCGGACCCGTAGTTTTTCCCTTTTTCCTTTTCCTCTCTCTCTCTCTCGGTGCGCGGGGTTGGACGGGCGGACCCGCCGCCGCCGGGATCGCCTATTTCCTGCCACCTAGCGACCCTTTTTTTCGAGACCAGCCTGCCCTACCGAGGCGACCTCTTTTTCTCTCCTTTTTATTTTTTTATTTCCATTTTTAATGGACGGTGCGACGCAGACGCCCGCACGGAACCGCGCCCCCGCCTTGTGCGCCCCTCCTTGTGTGTCTGTTCCGTCTGGTGTTGCCCAAGAGGAACACGCACCGAGAGACCCGGGGTCGACTTTGCTTGGAAAGAGAAAAACCTTTCTTTTTTTAAAAAGAGGAAAAAGGGCATGCGGGCGCACAAACAAGGCGTGCGCCTTTTTTCGTTTTTTTAACCTTTTTCTTTCTCTTTTGGGTTCTTTCACGCGCCCATGCCCGCCAGGACCGCGGGCGCGATAACGCAGTGGCGGATGCGCGGCGACGCCTCGACGACGCCCACACAGTCGAGCATGGCACGAAAGACGCCGTGCATGACATAGTCTGGCGCACAGCGCGCGATGGCTTGGGCGAGCGCGCGCTCGATGGCCGCCAGGCACGCGCCGTCCATGGCGACCGAGAGGCGCAGGCTGGCCGCCCAGCCGATCACGGGGTCGTGCACGGGGCGCGACGCCTCGTCGCACAGAGGCCCGCCCCACATGCAATAGTCGCGCACGAGCCACTCGGCGGCCGCGTCCGATTGCAGGGTGATGGTGCGCGTCATGGTGCATCGCAACCACACGTTGCAAGTCTCTCGCCGGTAGACGACGTCGGGCGTGGTGACGGTGCGCGCGTCGCCTAGCACGCGCATGGCAAAGGCATGCGGCCACAGCGTGCCCGCGGGCGCTGGGCATGGTGCGCACTGGACGGCTCGCGCATTTGTTGTCGTCGTTGATGCTCTTGTCGACGCCGTTGCCGGCACGGCCAAGGAGGGCGCCGATGCGAGGTAGGCGCGCACGGCCTCGAGGACGGCGAGGATGAACGGGAGCAGGATCGGACGCGCGCGGCATTCGACCTCTGTGGTACCGTCGGCCAAAAGGATGCGGTGGCGGGCCGCCCCCGACGGCCGGTCGATCAGATGCGCGACAAAGGCGCAGAGCGAGTCCAGACGGGCGAGGTCCTGCGCGGCGATGATCTTGCGCGCGGCCGGCAACACGCGCGCCAGTCTGTGGGCAAAGTAGAGGTCGCCGCCGGCGATGGCGACCAGGTCGACGTCGTCAATGACGGCCGTCAGGTGTGTGGGCGCGTGCCAGGCGAGCGCCACCAGGATGTCGACCAACACCGCGCGGCTCTCCATGCGCACGGGCCGCGTCTCGTTGACGTTGACCCACCGCGGACCGTCGACGGCCCACGCCGCCGCGACGCGCTTTTCCACAACGGTGTGATCGTGCTCGCGCTGCAGAGCAGTCTCGCGGTCCGCGTGTGCCGTCCGGCGAGCGGCTGTGCGCTCGTCCAGGCGCTCGCGGAGCAGTCGACGCGAATCGGGCGTCGCTGCTGTTATTGCTATCGCGCCACGGACGGTGGACCTGCCGTCGGCACTGCGCAAAGGAGGAGCGCTCATCATCGGCGCCGCGCGGATGTACTTTAGCGGCCCTCGGCCCGTGCGCGCGCTTTTCTCTCGCGCCTTTCGATTGCCCCCGGCCGCAGTGGGCTCTGCCATTTTTCTCTTTCTTTCTATGGCGTGTCGTGGGCCGCCATCGCGCGATATGCACTCTTTCTGTCTGTCGGACACTCGCTCTTTTTTTCTCTCTTTCATGCTCTTCTTTCTTTGACCGGCGCGATGGTCGGTCAATGAAAAAAAAAAGAAAAGAAAAGGCGCTGTAGGTCACCTTTTGCGACCAGGTTGTGGAAAGGGTCCATCGCACGCCGCGCCCTCGTGTATTTTTTCCTTGTGCGCGCAGCCTTTGTCGCCGCGGCGCTCGCTCTCATTGGATGGCTCTTTTTCTTTCTTTCGTGTGGGTGGTCTCTTTTTTTTTCCGCTGTTTTTTTGCCTCGCTTCTTTGGTCCCTCTGTTGTGGCGTCCCTTTTTCCTTTCTTTTTGTTTGATTTGCCCTTTTTGCCTTTTGTTGAATCTGTGTGTGGTGGAATTTATTTTTTCTTGTGTTTTCTTTGTTTCCGAGGCGGTCGCCAGCAAGGAGACCGACCGATTTCCGTTAAAATGGCCGGCTGATTTTCAGATGGGCCGGTCGGCCGCGGCCGAGCCGGCCCATCTGCCAGATCTGAACCTGCATGTGCGGTCTCGTAAATCGCCGTTAAACCATATACTACATTTGCGCAACCTGGTTCCGGTCGCGCTCGGATTCGCAATCGCTCGCTTTCGTTAAGTACATTTTTTTGAGACAAAATCGAGCGCGGTTTATAAAGCGACAGGTGCGGGTCCGATGCCGCGGAGAAGTCGGTTTGGCCGCGGCCAAGCCAGCCGGCCCAAAGCCTTTGGCCTGCCGGCTGCCCGATAAGTCGCGAGCCGTTGGACCCCATCAGGTGCGGCGGTCGCCGTGGTGCCGAGCAAGAAAAACAGGAGGGAGACGAAGAATCGCAACAAAATCAAAGAAATGCGCTTCCTCGGTGGAGGTACTGCCTGCGCTGACCACTGTGCCAAACGCAGCCAACCGGGTCAACATACACATGCTCTAGAAGATCTAGCGCGGCCTGGAGCGGGGTACGCAACCCTCGCTCGGCCGTTTGTTTGGTCTTTTTCCTTTGCGCTAGGCAATCGGGAGATAAATTTATCGAGGGGAGGACAGACCGCCCTCGTAAGGAAGACAACCAGCATGACAGACTTGCTGGATGGGCTCATCAAGCGCGGTATCACGGCACTCGACTTTGCTTATGAAAAGGATGGCCAACCTGCCGGTTGCCTCCTTCTCGACCACGTCCCGCCAGCCTTCGACACAGGGTCCGGGCGCTTCGCGGCGTTGGAGATGAAGCAACGGAATGATAAATTCAGGGTGGAAGGCAGTCTGTCGCACGGGCGGTTCCGTTTGCTCGTTCTGCAAGACGGACACACGTTGACCGCTACGTTGCGATACGCTGAACCTTGGGCAGAGTATGGAGGCGAAAAAAGGCTCACGGTGGAGGTGCACGAGAAAAAGAAAAATTAATTCTCGCGGTGGCAATGTCATTCTCCATCCCGCCCGTCGAGCGTGCCTACGGGCTTCTTCTTTATGTTAAAGAAAATACATTTTTTTTTCACTCAACAGACCTTTGCCTTTGGGTTTTGGCGCTATCTTTTGTGAGGGCGCTAGGCTTGCCTCTAGTGCGCAGGACCGTTTTCATCCCTTTGCCACACGCCAGGCGGACTGGTGCGCATAGAGGGCGTGGCAAGTCTATTCGCGGGACTTGCCGCGCCCGCCGGTTACAAAAAAGCCGTGCCCGATTGGTGTGGAAAAGCCCAAAAAAAGTAGGGGCGTAAAGGACGAGAAACCAAAAAAAAAAAGGAACAGGGGCGGGCGACAGCGTCATGGACAGAGGGGTTGCCTCTTGGTCCTCTCCCCATGAGGGGGGAGGGCCGCCAGGCGGGAGGTGGGCAGATGGCGACGAGGACACTGTCCCGCATCGCCATCATAGCCGCGACCAACGTCGTCCGCGTCGATGTTTGTAGTAGGGTTGCAATTTGCGATGAAGTCCAACGACTGGGCGCCCGTTGCCCCGTTCCCACCCATAGACACTCTTGTCGCTGCTTTCTTGTGTGCACTGGGCAACACACGATGAGTGATTATGGGACGCATTCCGACTTTTTTCGGCCTGCGCGTTGTCCCGACCATTTTCTCTTTCTTCTCCTTTTTTAGTTAGTATTTTTTATTGGTGTGTTTTGTCTTTTTTTTCTTGGGCCTATTGAAAAAGGATCCACATTGCCCAAAGCCAAACCTTGGCGCCACACACACAAGGACCGCGGCTATCGAGAGACGACTGCGCAGTGGTCGCGGTCTGCGTCTGGCCGCTCATGTCCAGAATGGCGGCCAGACGCAGACGGCCACCGCCCACGCTGAGCCCGTCGACACCAAAAAGCACCCCGAATTTGACCTGCTGGCATTTGAAATCTCATAGGTCAAAAATGGCGGACATTTTGCCCACTTGTAATCATACATCAATGACCTAAAAAAGCATCGCACGCATTCAGTGGCCCCCTGGCGGCCAATGAGAAAGTTTGGTCTCTAATAAAGACTGTCGTTGTTTTTGCTTTGGCACAACAACATCGTGCAAACTCACAGCAGCATGTCGCACACCGAGACCACATCGACCGGCCAGATCGTCCAGGCTTTGGCGGCCGTCGACCCGTCCGTGGCCCACCTGATGCGCGCATACGGCCTCGATACCCTTGACCAAGTGTTTCGCTTCGTCCCACACGAGGCGAGCATGGCGGCGCTCTCGGCTGCCCTGGCCGCGGGCGACGCCGCGATACTGGGCGAAATCGTCGGCGCCTTCCAGCGCTACCAATTCGACGAGGCAATCGACGACCTCTCTCACGATCCAACTGCCGTTCAGAAAATGTACGGCACAGGGCGGTGCCAAGACTACCCGTCGTACAAGTGCTACACCGGCATCACGTTGATCGCCCGCCTTGCCATCAAGGAGCACGTCGAGTCGCTCGCCGTCGTCGTCCGCCACAGCGCCGACCGTCTCTCGGCCATCAAAGAGTCGATCAGGGAACTGGCCCTCGGCTGCACGCGTCCGAATCTGCACGCCTTGAGGATCCTCCTCGACGTCTGTGCCAACGAACCCAAGATCGACCCAGAGACGCAGACGCAACTTTTGGTCGACGCCTTGATCCTCTGCGCGGGAGCGTTTGCTGACGACATTATCGACACGCTCGCTCCCATGTGTACGCAGTATGTCTTGCACGAGACGCTGCTGCGATGTGCCGGCGGCGGCGCGCATTTCCACGCCTTTGACACCATCTGGCGCATCGCCGAGGGGATCGTCTGTGTGCACCGCATGGCCAAGGATCTGCGCGGCGGCGACGCTCGCGTCCGTATGCGACGCTGCATTCGCGACCTCGGCAAGGGCAGGCCGTGCAAGTCGGTCGACTGCATCTATGGGCCGGCGTGTGAGGACTCTTGCCCAGAACCGCCCTCTCCGCATGCTCTTGCCTATTGACTGTAAAAAAATACATTTGTTCCTCTTTTTTCCCCCGCAACACTGCATACGCTTTGCACCCTTTTTTTTTGTGGGTCTCCTTAGCGCGAGCGCCACACCAGAGGAGCAGACACAGGCGACACTGCACCTTTAGTGTGGCGCGCGCCGTCGACGAGTACGATACAAAAAACTTGTTTGGCGTCTTTCTGCGCACACTCGTGTCGGGTAGGTCCATCCCAGTGTTTGCGCGCATCAACCGGTCATACCTGACCAACTGGCTGCTGTGGTCGATGCCTTTTTTCTAGGCACATGGGGTTTTGTGAAAAACATCTAGGACAATGATGAAGAGAGAAAGAGATATCAAAAAAAAAATCGCCGAGGGGGGCGATGGGCCCGGCTCTTGGCAGGTTTGTTGTGTGCGCGCGATAGGTCGGTCGCAGCCGACCATGATCGCCCTCGGTGGAACTCGACACAACAAGCCAGTGGCCCTGTTGCCTTTTTTTGATTCTAATCTTTCCATTTTTCTTGTTTTCTTTACTCTCTTTCGTTGGGCCTTTTTTTTCTCGCGCGCGGTCGCCTTTCTATGGAAGGTTTCTCTCGCGCGCGCGTCGGCGGCAGCCCCGTGGCGCGCGTCCTTTTTCTTTTCCCCTTTGGTTTGCCTTTCATTTCCGTCAAATCCATGCGCCTGGTGGAATTTGTTTTTTTCTTGGGTTTTCTTTGTTTCCGAGGCGGTCGCCAGCGAGGAGACCAACCAATACGCGGCAGGCACGATCGAAAAACTTGCGAGGCCGATAAAAAAAAAGAAAAAACCATTGTACGCAAGGCGCCGTCGGCTCTCTCTGTCAGACTTTTTTTTTTGTGCGAGAAACAAAAAAGAAGGGTCCCCGACCGGCAGGCTCGCGCATATTTAGAAAAACAACGAGGCAAAGCAGAGAATAGAAAAAAACGTAACAAGAAAAGAAAACGAAAAAAAAAACAAATAGCGACAGACGGGCAATGGACGCCTTCCCGGACGAGATCGTCCTGGCCATTCTAGCGCACCTGCCGCCAGGCTCGCTGGCGCGCGTCGCATGTATCTCTTGGCGCTACAACCGGCTCGCGATGGATGACGCACTGTGGAGGCGCCACTACGAGGCACGCTGTCCGCCGTGCACAGGCCCTCACCCCGAACGGACGTGCATGGCGCATAAAGGCCGCGGTCTCGATCACTACCCATGGCTGGCAGGCTCGCGCGTAGGCGAGGAGGCTCATTTGCTGGCACGGCCCTACGCCTCGCACCCGCTCGCCCCGTTTATCGAGGCGCGGCCGACCGCGCGTGACAGCGCCTTTCACGCCTTTGCCCATCCGCCCGCACACGAGTGCCCCCACCACTGCCCGTCGGTGCTCAAGGCGCGCTCCTATCGCTGGGCACTGGCGACGTGTTGCGCGCCACCGCGCCCAATCGACGCGACGGGCGTACGGGTCGGAAGTGGGACGTGGTGCCCAGGGCGCGACCTGATCCACCACCAAAGCATGGTCGTGTTGTCCGGGCTCACCGGCGCCTACCGCGGCGAATGGCACGCGCAAGACGACAAGTCCGACGGCCTAGGCATGCTCGCGGTGCGCCAGTGGTCGATGACCTATAGCCGCGTCAAGAACGTGCGCGCCGTGGCCCTGTGGCGTGCCGGCGACTATGCAGGCTTTGTCCGTCACTGGGAAGAGTGCACAGTCGACAACACGCCGGGCCACCCCAACTATCGCGAGGGCCACTGTCGCGACAGCGGCGGCGGCGGGCGGGCCGCCTTGTTTTCGGGCACCATCGCCGAGGGCAAGACGGGTGTGATCGCCGGCATTTCTGGTCCGTTTTTGGTTCCCTAGTGCGTCGACGGCCCGCGAGAAAACACCAGCAACGATAATAAATGAAAAGAATTTAATAAGGAAAGACAAGCAACCCATGGTCAGGGCTGCCCCATGAGGGCTCGCGCGTCGGGATCTTTCTTTCGTGGCGGCGACCACGTGAGCGCGCGTGTGTGTGCGCGCGCCCATCAGAGTGCGGCGCAAAAAGGTCGAAAAAGAGACCGCAAACCCGCGCGCAACAACAACTCGACAAAAAAAGAGGAACGAGGGCGGGCGACAGCGTCACGGACAGGATTTCATGCGCGTGTCGACCTCACAGAGGAGGCCGTGAAGCGCAGGGTAGAGCGCAGGCGGCGACGGGGAAACAGTGTCCCCGCCGTTGCCATCTGCGCCCCGAGTAACGATGTTTGTAGGGTGGTGGTTGCTGATGCGAGGAAGTCCGACGACTGGGCGCCCGTTGCCCCGTTCCCGTCTGTGGGCAATGCCGCCGGCGCCCCTTTGTCTGTCGCCGTCTCCCGGTCGGGAAAAGATTGTGGGACCCATTCCGACTTTTTTAACGGCCCGCCCAAAGGCAACGCAGACCGCGCCTTTTCTCTCTCTCTCTCTCTCTCTCTTTTTCTTTTGATTTCATTTGGGGTCAAACCAAAGAGGCGCAGTCTTCTTTTTTGGTCGGTGCGTTGGTCTCGGCCACACACCGCGGTCGCGGTGGACCCATGCGGGGGGACACGCCGCCACAAAAAATGGCGTGCGGCCATGGTCTCTGCCGTCAGGAAAAAAATATAGCCAATGGCCAACGGAAAAAATGCGACTCATATGGATGGTCCGGCCGGCGGCTCGCTTGTGTGCCGAAAGAGAACCGGGCGGACAAAAAAGCAAAGAGGGGAACAACCCACAAGGAGCGCTGCCGCACAAAGAGAAGAGAAAAAAAGACCCCCGAGAGCAAAGACGACCGAGCGCGCGCGCCTGCCCATGAACAAGCCACGAGCCTCGCGCACCGTCAGCGACGACGACTATGCCGCCGTGTTGGGCAAGGTCTTTGTCCACACGACCTCGTACGCGGCCGAGGCCTACCAGGTGGTGGGGCGGACCAAGTGCTACGTGCGCGCGATCCGCGTGCCCCTCGTGAGCACCCACGTGGCGGCCTATGGCGACGGCGCCCACAAGATCGACTGGGCCAAGGTTGCCCAGCCGGCCCCCGCGTCCAACAGCAAAGAGGGCGACCTCTACAGCCTCGTGCGCGGCGACCCCGACGACGACGAGCCCGCGCACTGGCTCACCAAGGCCTCTGGCGATTTCCACGCGTTCCCCGTTGAAACGGGGAGCGATGATGTCTTTACGACGGTCGGCTATTGAGCCCCCCAGACCAACGCCGGGCCGCGGCCAAGGGCGGCGTGTTTTCCTGTCGCTACGCGATGGGGGGACGCCGGCGGCGAAATTTGCGCGGTCGCGACAGACCACCATTCTTATGCCAACAAAAAAAGAAAATCAAATAAAACAATAAAACAATAAAAAAGGGGGTTCACCATTGGGTCTGTCTGCCTGGGTCCGCGCGTCATCTTTTGTTGTGCCGTCTCTTGTTTTCGTCCTTTTCCTTTGTGGCCGGTCCACGTTGGGCCTGGTCGGCAATGACACGAGACACAATGCCATTGGGACATTGGCCGAGGGAGGAAAAAAGTGCAAAGCCAGCCCGACATGAGGAAAATGGAAGAGGCCGGGCCATTGCCCATCGTGATCTTTGCGTTGTTGTGTTTTTTTCGGATTTTTATCGGCGGGTGCTCGGCACGGTATTGCTCGCGAGCAAAAAAAACAAGAGAAAGAGGGAAAAAAGGGTTTCTGTCTTTTGGCTGTTTCCATATTTTTTGTGTTTTCGTCGTAAATGGGACCAGCGGGCGGAGCCGCGTCAGCAACAATTCGTGGCGGGCATTTGCGGCTGCTGCAATGCCGCACGATCGTGCCAGGCCTCGACCAGATCGCTCGACAAAATGCCATACCCGCCGGTTTCCGACGCGCGCCTCTTGGCCGTCTCCCATGCGTCGGCCATCGCCGTGCGCAGGGCGCGTCGGTCGTCGTGCCGTGCCCACGCTTCCAGCGTCGCCCACGACCACGCCGCCCAGTCGGCCCCTTGCGTCTGTGCGTCGATCGCCGCAACAAACCCGTCATAGGCCGACATGGGCAGTGCCGCTGCCACGTCCGCGTCGTCCGGCGCCGCCCCTCCCAAGACGACGCGCACAAAGATTCGCTCCGCGAGCATGGCGCGCATCCGTTGCACGCTCTTGCGCGCATCGAATCCCTCCCTGGCGCACACCTCGGCAAAGGACGCGCAGCGCCAGTCGCTTTCCGGCACGTGCACCTCGACGGTGGGGTTCGCGGCAAAGTGCACGTAGAACTTGTGCAGTTCTTTGTACATGATCGTCTTTGACTTTTTCGCCTTGGCAAGCGATGCGCGCGCCACGTCGAGGAGGCCGCGGATGTCGTCGTCGGCCTTGTAGTAGGCCGGCTGCGTGTCGCTTGCCGGCGCTGCCATTGTCGTCTGTTGCTGCTTTTCCATTTTTGTCCTTGCTGTTTCTCCCGTCGAATGCTCTGCGTTTGGTGCCGTCGGCGCTGTGGTGTGGCTGTGCGGCCCCCTGTCTCTTTTATGCCGTACGCCCCAAGTCCGACCGCCAATCAGCCGCGCCGCGCCTTGTACTGCCGCCCAATAAAAAAAGGATTGTCGGGCGACCCTCGGTCCTATTTGACGACTGCCTCGATCGGGGAAAAAAGGGTTTCTTTTGATAATATGGACGAACCGGCAAGGCGAACAGGATAACAACAAGCAAAAATAGGAAACCCAAAAAAATAGAATTTGTTGTTGGCCTTGGCGTGGTGCATTCTGTGGCCCCTCCTGGAGCCCCCTTTTTTCCTCTCGGCGTAAAAAAAAAAAGTCTGAATGGCAACCGCCGCGCCGACGATCCGCGCGCGCCGACGACTACCGCGCATCTTCCGGGGCCGCACAGCAAGGGCAGTGCTTGCTCATAGTTAGTCAACCAGCAGCCGGCCAAGGGCCCAGTCGAGCGGCCAACCACGGTTTAGCCGGCATGGGGGCGGGTTTGAACTCGCGGCTCACCCGGTCCAATGCTGTGTCAAGGCTTGCGGCCTGGGGCCTTTGCCACAGCCAGAATTTGAACCCACACCAGGTTTCCTTCATTTGGAAAAGAAAATGAGAGTGAATTTGGGGGGTGATGATTGTATGCCTTGTCGCTCTGCTCCCCTGTTGCTATGTGGGCAGCGCAAAGAAATTCAGGCACTCATTCAAGCCGCGATTGATCACTAGGCAGCGGTCCAATCTCCGGGTTTGTGTTGGGGTGGGCTATGGTGTTTGCTGCGGCAGGATAAAACTCGGATTTGGAGCAGTCCCCGCGGGGCTTATCATCGAAAACAGAGGCTGCAGTTTTCGTGCCGTCCAACGCACGCACAGCAAAGGGACGGTGTGCCGACGCCGCCACTGTGGCGCGGCGACCTTGAGCGCTTGTCGTGCGCAGATGCGGTGTGGTGCGAGGAACTGCTCGATAAACCAGACGGCCACCCGGTGACATCGACCCTCGTGGTAACTTGCGTTGTCGGTATGATCTACTGATCCGCAGTTTTCCGGTCCTCTTTACTCAAAGCCACCTGAACCTGACCATTATCCATTGGCTGCTTATCTTCTTTGTCGTCTATCCACTAAAGCGCCCTACTTTGCCTGACACCATGGACAAGCGGCTGGCCGATTCGCTGCAGGAGATGGAGCAGAGGATGAACAAAAGGTTCAACGAAAGGTTCGACGCTCTTGAGAACGAGATGCACAAGATGCGCACGCTGTTCTCGGTCACCTACGGCTCGCTACTCGCTGGTTCGATCGCTTTCAACTACATCGACGTGGTCATCGATCACGTCGCCGGCGATCCCGCCAGAGCGCATGGCGTCAAGAAGGCAGGCACTATGTCGCTGATCGATCTCGACCAAAGAGAAAAGTCGCCCGAGGAAGCAGAGAGATGGGCCGAGGTGGTCCATCACCTGGCCGAGCAGGGCCTCACGATCGACCTAGTGGATGCGACGCTGCGCCACCTCAAGCAACAACGAACCGACATCGCCCACCCCACCACGGCGTTTGAAGAATAATCGAGAAAGTGCGAATATGCGAGACACAGCCGGAAGAATACAGACGACACCAAAGAGCCCTTCGTGTCGCAAGCGACAACGCCTCGTGACTTGATCGCTGCGGCCAGGTGCGCGTGGCCTGCGGGGGACGATTACGATGGTCGCATTGACGCGATCATCGACAGTCTCGACCAACTGCGGCAGAAGAAGAAATAAGCCGCTCTTGCGGAACAACTGAGTACGGCCTTGTGGTCGAGCCCACCTCCACAATAAACACTTTTCCCGTGCATTTTTTTCATAAGAGCATGGTCCGAGCCGGGAACAAGCAGCAACGGCCACAAGCAAACTGAGGGCTGTGTATTGGAGTCCTTTTGATATTGACCAGAGTTGCGGTCGACCGACTCTTGGTCGATAACGAAATAACCAGTCAACTGGTCAGGGTCGGCCAAGACCAGCGAGCGCTGGCTGGCGACAGTGTATGTGTGCCTGATACCGAAAAAAAAGGCAGCGGCCCGATTTCTCTTTTTTTCCTATTGCACAAATTGTACACTATACGCGGCGTGCGTCGCGGATTCGGGTCTCGTCGCGACGGGCGAGCACACCCTCTCCTTCTTTTCTTTTCGGTCGCGGCACCAGACCACAGCGACGACGGACCGCGATATCCGCCGATGAGGCTCACGATGAGCGCGATCCTCTTCCTGGGTTTTTTTGAGAGAAAAAATCAATAAAAAAAGTGTCGCGCACGTCGACAACCCCGGGGCGAAAAAAAAAAAGAAATAGACTGAATAAAAAAAAAGGAATAGAGAAAAAACGGAAAATGGTCAAGGGGCGATCCCATTCTTGTTGAGGGAGAAAAAAAGAGTCTATAGATCAGCCGCTGCACGACTCGCAGCCTGCGTAGCACACGTCGCCGTCGGTCTGTGCGGTCGCAACAAAGGCGACGGCGGCCTTGCGCAGGGACCGGGGCGTCTCGCGCGCAATCTCGCCCTTGGGCAGTTCCGCGGCCACGACATCAGCCGCGGCATCCGCGACGGGGACGGCGGCGGTCACTGACTGGTCGACGGTAAACTGGATGGCGTCGGCGGCGGGCCTGGTGCGCAGATAGTACATGCCGGTCTTGAGGCCGCGGCGCCACGCGTAGGCGTGCATCGACGTGATGCGCTCGGGCGTCGCGTCGGCGCAGTACAGGTTGAGCGACTGGCTCTGGTCGACATAGGGCGCGCGATCGGCCGCCATGTCGATGGTGACCCGGTTGGGCACCTCCCACACGGTCTTGAAGATGGCCTTGAGGTCGGGCGGCACCTCGTCGTCGCCAAAGCCCTGCACCGAGCCGTGCGCCGCGACGAGCCTGTCGCGAAAGTCGGGCGTCCACAGGCCGCGCGCCATCAGGCGCTTGACCAGGTGGCGGTTGACCACGGTAAAGTCGCCCGAGAGCACGCGGCGCGTGTAGATGTTGTTGGTGATGACCTCGCACGCCTCGGTGTTGCCCAGGATCTGCGACGTCGTGGCCGTGGGCATGAGCGCCACGAGGAGCGAGTTGCGCAGGCCGTGCTGTCGAACTAGCGCGCGCAGCGCGTCCCAGTCCCAGCGGCCGCTCTCGTGGGCCTTGGGATCAAACGGGCGGCGCAACTCGGCCGGCAGCGGGATGCCCTTTTCACGCGGGTCGCTCTCTTCGTGGTCGCACCCGGCCCAGCGCCTTTGGTCGTTGACCGCCGCGGCCCACAGGTCCGGGTGCAAGAGACCGCGTGAGGCCGGCGACCCGCGCACCTCGTTGCCCTGCCCGTCGATGTAGACACCCTCGTGGTAGGACGGGTAGGGGCCGTCCTGGGCGGCCAGCCGCGCCGACGCCGTCGCCGCCGCGTGGTAGACCGTCTCAAAGATGGCCCGGTTGAGGCGCCGCGCGCCGGCGCTCTCCCACGGCAGGTCCATCATGGCAAACACGTCGGCGAGGCCCTGCACGCCGACGCCCATCGGCCGGTGGCGCAGGTTCGAGTGGCGGGCCTCGGGCACCGGGTAGTGGTTGATGTCGATCACGCGGTTGAGGTTGCCCACCACGACCTGGACGATCTCGTGCAGGGCGCCGTGGTCAAAGACCATGCCCAGGCCCACGCCGGCGTCGTCGTAGCGCTGATCCAGCGGGCCGCTGCGATCGTCGCCGCGCGGGTCGGCGACGACAAACTTGGGCAGGGCCACGCTGGAAAGGTTGCAAGTCGCCACTTCCGTGGGCGACGAAAACTGGACGATCTCGGTGCACAGGTTGGCCGACGTCGTCGTACCCAGGTTCTGCTGGTTGGTGGTCAGGTTGACGGCGTCCTTGTGGAGCATGTAGGGCGCGCCGGTCTCGATCTGCGCCGCGACGATGGCCGACCAGATCTGGCGCGCGGGCACGACAGTCCGCGCGCGGCCCTCGCGCTCGTAGCGCTCGTAGAGTGCGTCAAAGGCCGCGCCGTAGCACTCGTGCAGGCCGGGCGCCTCGGACGGACAAAAGAGCGACCAGTCGCCACCGGTCACCGCGCGGCGCATAAAGAGGTCACACGTCCACAGTGCGTAAAAGAGGTCGCGCGCCCGGTTCTCCTCCTTGCCGTGGTTCTTTTTGAGGTCGAGCCAGTCGACAATGTCGGCGTGCCACGGCTCCAGGTAGCAGGCAAAGGCGCCCTTGCGCTTGCCGCCGCCATTGTGGCATGCGCCGAGGCCCAGCACGCTGTAGGTGTGGTTGGCATCGTCGACCTCGAGATCATAGAGGGCGCCGTCGTCGCCCTCGGCACCGCTGGTGCCCGTAGGCATCGCGCCATCGGCACCATCACCGCGCTCAGGATCAGAGACGATCATGTCGATCGATTCGACGGGCACGTGGACCACGTCACCGTGGACGATCGACCAGGGTTGGACTGCCACGCGCGGCGTGCCGTCGGTCGTCGGCGCCGTCGACAGGGGCGACGGCGCGGTGCGGCACGACAGGATGGCGGCCTTGCCGGCGGCGATGGCCTCTGCACTAGGGCTGAACGAGGCGGCACGCCTGGTGAGCCGCAGGCTGAGCCATCTGAGGGTGTCGACCAGATGCGCCGACGCGCCGTTGCCGTCGAGGCCCTCGCACACGCCGCGCACAAAGGCCTCGACGGCCGACGTCGGCGCCGAGGCCAGGACGTCGCGTGCGGCCAGGGAGCGCGCCACGTCAAAGCCCGGATGGGCGATGCGCCAGCGACAGATGCCGTTCTTGGGCCGGCCCGCCGACGCGCAGTCGGGATCGGCGACCGCCAGGTAGGTGTTGACAAAGGTCGCTGTCCTTGTGTCGACGTGGGCGCCAATCTGGACGGCCCCGTGAACGATGGCGGCATGGACAATGCCCGCCATGCGCCAGTCGCTGGTCCTGGTGCTGGACCCGGCTGACGACGTGTCGGTCGGCTCGGGCGGGATGGGCACGCAGAGCACGGCGCCCGGCACGAGGTCCTCGGCGTCGATCATCCGCGGCGCCACATGGCCGAGGTTGATGCGCTCGCACAGTGAGGCCAAGCGCGGTCCCAACGTGTCGCCCGACCGACGCTCGGTCTCCTTTGGGTCTGTATCCACATCATCCTCGTCACTGTCCTCGTCGCCGCCGCCGCCATTATTGTCGTTCCCATTCTCGTCGGTATCGAGTTCTGCCTTGGGCGCACTGGTCGATGCCGTCGTCGCCTCAAGGGTTGTCGACGGTTCGGCGAGGCCGTCCTCTGTCTGGGTCGTCGCGTGGTCGTCGCCGTCGGGATCGTCGGCAATGACCACGGGCCGCCCATCGTCCAAGAGGTCACAGAGGACCTGCACCTGGTGCTGCGCCGTGACCCTGACGCCGTGGCCAAAGCGCAGGGCGTCGACGGGCGGCATGGCCCAGTGCGGGACAAAGGTGGTGCCGGCGCCAATCAGGTAGGTGGACTTGGCCGAGGGCGCATGGCGCACGACGCTTTGGAGCAGACACCAGCGCCCATCGTCCGAGAGCACGCGCACGCCCGTCGTGGGCGCCACCGTCGTCGCGGGCGCGCGGTCCAAACCATCCGAGCCGGAACCGACCGCATTGTCGACAGAGGCGGCGGCCTCTCGGTACAAGAGGCCGATGGGCACCGGACCGCGCTCGGCCGTCAAGACGAGCGTGTCGCCCGAGAAGCACTGGTCGACGTAGCGCGCCGTGTCGTTAAAGACGCGGAGCATGGGCACGAGGCCGTTGGACTCGCCGTTGGTGCCCGCCACGTAGGCGCCGGCGGCGCGCACCTTGTGCGCGGCAAAGCCGATGCCGCCGGCCGACTTGGAGATGAGCGCGCACTGTTTGAGCGTGTCGTAGATGCCCTCGATCGAGTCGGCCTTCATGTCCACGAGAAAGCACGACGAGTTTTGCGGGTGCGCCGTGCCGGCGTTGAAGAGCGTGGGCGTCGCCGCGGTGAACAACTGCCGCGACATGGCGTCGTAGGTGGCGAGCACGCGCGCCAGCGCATCGTCCACGTCGGCAAACCCATAGTGGCCGATGGCGACGCGCATGAGCATGTACTGGGGCCGCTCGACGACGACGCCGCGCACCTTGGTCAGGTAGGACCGGCGCATGGTCATGAGGCCAAAGTAGGAAAAGGCAAAATCGCGGTCGTGGCGGATGGCGGCGTCGAGGGCATCGCGGTGCGCGGCGACAAAGGCCACCAACTCGTCCGACACCAGCGGCACCGGGCGGTCCGTGCGGCGCTCTACATTGGCGGCCAGGATGCCGACGGCGTCCGAGAAGCACGGCGGCGTCGACGCGTGGAGCGCCGTGACGGCCACGCGCGTCGCCAGCCTTTCATAGTCGAGATGGCCCGACGAGAGCGCGACGGCGGTCTCGGCCAGCAGCGTGTCGCCCTGCTCGGACGTCATGCCGGGGCAGGAGCCCTCGACAACGCGACGCACGACGACGTCGAGGTCGAGCGCGGGGTCGAGCGGCGGCTCCAGGCGCGTCAGCGCCGTCAACTTGGCCGTCAGCGAGTCGCGCTCGCTCGCGGCCATAACCTCCTGAAGGGCGGCACGGTCGGCGTCGACCGGGCAGCCAACAGTGTGGCCATCACCTGTGCCGACGACGCCGACGACGGCATCAGGACCCGCCTGTTCCCATTGTTGTTGCTGTTGCCGGTGCTCCATGACGCGTGTGCGGTTTGACGTTCAAGGTTCCAAAAGGAGACGAAAAAAAGGCAGAGCGAAAAAAGGTGGCCCGGTGCGATGGGATGGGGAAAAAGGCCACGAGAGAGAATGGCGCGCTGGCTTTTGTGGCCGCCTCCACCCGAGCGACAGACCCACGGGTGTCCGCACTTTTTTTTCCGCGCGCGCAATCGCCCGGTGTTTTGCTGCGCCCTGGTCGCTGCGTGCCCCGCCCGCGTTGTTTGTGGCCCCATACACGCCTTTTTTTTCTTGCCCCTTGTCTCTGTGTTTTTATTGGTCTGAAAAAAACGGACGCCATTTTCTTATTCCTTTTTTCCTTGCTTTGCTCGGTTTCTCGGCGTGCCGCCGCGTGCGATGTGGCCGGCGCCGGGGTCCCTGCCGCCCCTGAGCGAACCGAGGCGCCAATTGGCCCCGCCTCAAAGGGCACCAAGGTTGCGACGCGCTGCTTTCTTCTCTTCTTTTTTTTTTTCATTGTTGGTTCCCTTGTTTTGGTCAGAGACTTGCGCGACGGCGACGACGAGAGGCGCGAATCGACGCGCGCCAAAAAAACGACGTCTGTGCGGTTGTCGTCTCCACGGCAGAAACAGAGAGGACCGCCAAGGAAGGATATTCAAGAAAAGAAAAGAAAAAAGATCAGCGACGGCAAAGGACGAGCGCGAAAGGCGACAGAGGCAGGTAAAAAGAACCGGCAAAAAAACACCGACTGTGCTGCCTGTTGTCGTCCTTGTTGCGAGTTGGACCGGTCCATGGACAAATTTATCGTGACGCGCAAGCGCCCGGCGCCGTGCACGGCCGCATCGTCGATGACGGTCACTACCACCACGGCGGCAGTGGCCAAAAGGGCACGCGGCGACAGCGTGACGACAACGTCATCATCGCCATCGTCATCGTCATCGGCGTCGCCTTGCCCCGCTGATGACGACGACTATCCGCTGTCGGTCCACGCGGCGTGGCTCTTTGACAAACTGCCGCCTCACTGGCAGCCGCTGCTGCGCGAAGCCTGCGCCCACTACACGTTTGACCGCGTGGCGCAGTTTCTCCGCTGCGAGATCGGACACCACCGGGTGTTTTACCCGCCCGTGGGCCAGGTGTTTGAGGCCCTGCGCCGGTGTCGCGTGGCGACCGCGCAGTCGAGCGGCGACGCGCGCCTCGATACGGATCCGGCCGACGTGGCCGTCGTCATCCTCGGCCAGGACCCCTACATCCACGAGCGCCAGGCGCATGGCATGTCCTTTTCGGTGCAGCCGGGCACGCCCACGCCGCCCAGTTTGGTCAATGTGTTTGCCGAGATCCGCAACGACCTCGCCGCCCTGGCGCGCCCCGTCGACTTTGCCCCCGCGACGGGCTGTCTGATCGGGTGGGCGCGCCAGGGCGTGCTTCTGCTCAACACGTGCCTCACGGTCGAGGCCGGACATCCGGGGTCGCACCGCGACCGCGGCTGGGAGCCCTTTACCGACGCGGTGATCTCGCTCGTGAGCAGGCGCTCGACGCACCCGGTGGTCTTTATGCTCTGGGGCCGCGACGCCCAGAGCAAGCGCAAGTTGATCGACCAGAACCGGCACAAGATCCTCGAGGCCGCCCACCCGTCGCCCAAGTCGGCCACCAGCGGCTTTTTCGGCTGCCGCCACTTTTCGCAGGCCAACGCCTTTCTCGCCAAGAACCGCCGCCCGCGCATCGACTGGACCGACCTCTCGCTCGACCCGCCGCCCGCCGTCGCCGCCACCGCTGCGCCCGTCGTTGCTGCCTCTTCTGGCGCTGTATCCGACGCTGCCTCTTCTGGCGCTGCGCCGCCCATTGCCGACCCCTCAACCGACCTCGCCCCCGACGACGCCAAACAAGGCGACCAAAACAACCAACACTGTGCCTGATTTTATCTTGTTTTTCTTTTTCTCTTGCTCTTCTCTCCTTTTCCTGGTAACCACCTTCTTGTGGTTGTCTGTCCTGGATGTGGCAATTAAAAAAGAAAAAACAGGCCACATTAAAATATTATTTTTTGTTGATTTTTTATTTTATAGGCGGCTCATGAGCGCGCGGCATTGCCCTTGGGGGCGAATCTGTTTTTTTGCGTGCCGGCTCCAGCGAGCGAGATGGGGCGAGGTCCTCCATGAAAAGGACCCTATCTGCCGAAACTCTTTTTTTTTTGCCTCGACGAGTCATTGAAAAAAGGGTTGTGTGGTCAACGAGGGAGGCGCGCTCTTTACAACCGCATCCTTTTGTGGCAGTTCTCTTTTTTCTTCGGTTATTCGGCGACCCCGAAAAAACTCGCGCCCTCTCAGAGCCGTCGCCCAACCACGTAGGCGCCGAAAAAAAAAAGGCAAAAAGTCACGAGGCAAAAAAGCCAACAGAAGGCGACTACGCGCACCCCTTTCACAAAAAAAAAAGAGAGGGCCACATTAGACGCCATCTGGCCGTGCGACCAAAAAAAAGGGGGCAAGAAAGACCAAAACCTGCCGGTTTTTCTTTTTTTTAATTTTTATTTTCTTGTTTGTTCTTTTTAGGCACATGGGGTGGGCCACAGAAAAGAGAGGGCGGCATCAGGTACGGCTGGATCGGGCGGCGTCGGAAAAGCAACAAACAATGTCTGCGCGCGGGATACCGCCGATGGCAGCAGCACCAGCACCAGCACCAGCACCGTGTCCTGGCATGGGCGCACTGTCGAGGATCGCGCCGACAAGGTCATTGTTGCAGCCGATGACATGGATGATCTCGTGCACGGTCGCAGTAGACAAGGCCACAACCTTGTCCACCGTTAGGCCTGCGTTAAAAGTGACGCCGCCGCTGTTTGTTAGCCCAAAGCCGTGCGCATGCGCGACGTCCGTGGCATATCCTGCGTCGATCAATAGAGCGGCCAGCGACCTGACCTCGCCGTACAATGGCGCGCGTACGGGCGTCGCGCGGGTGCCCATGAGGGCGAGGTGGGTGGCCAGCGACACGAGCGGGTGGACCGTGTCGCGTGGGATGCGCCGGGTGCCCGGCGGACAGGGCGGCAGTGTCGCCAACAGGCGCCGCACAATCGGCGCGGGATCGATGCAGCGTATGATCCCGGCGGACCCGCGCGCGACGCAGATACCGAGCGGATCACGACACGCCAATCCCACGCACACGCGCGCGTTCACCCACGGACACGAGGCCAGGAAGCGAGTCAGGAGGCCGTCCACGCGCGCCGGGTCGAGGCGTGCCCCTCTTTCGACCAGGAAATCAAAGCAACTAACGGCGCCGTAAAAGACGGCCAGTTCAATAGGCGGCACGCCGGTGTGCGATTCCACAGCGACGTCGCACCGCACATAAGAGTCAAATGCCGCGTGACGGCGGACGCGCTTTTCCGTGGCGACAACGCCCACCTCGGCGCCGGTCGACGCCAAGAGATGATTCAGGCGAAAGAGGTGGATCGGGTCGTCCACGCCGGCCGGTCCGGCGTCGAGGGCGCGCATGAGCCGCGGTCGGCTGTCCAAAGCCAGCGCACACGTGATCTCGGCCTGCGCCGTGTAAAAGTGGCTGCACCGGCCCGATGGCGCCGCCGCTGCAGTGGACATCTGGCGTCGCGCCGCGGCAAGGGCGCGCGCGCCAATCTCACCCCATCGCCGACACACAAGGCGTGCGGCGGCGGCCGAAGCAACGTCTGCAGAGGCGAGAGCATGAAAGAGGGCGTCGAGAGCATCATCACATAAAATCGACCCGTCCCACAGGGACGCGCCCGGCACCGGTTGCTCCCCGCTTTTGTTGTCCATTGCTCTTGTTTTTGTGTATGTCTGTGTTGACGGCGATAAAAAAAGAGAAACAAGGGCGAGGTGGCCAATGCTGTTGGCGGACACGACGCGTTGCACCCAATGGAGGCCTTGGAGCGCAGACGGCGCCGAGGGTCGATTTTTACGGCATTGGGTCACTCTGTCGCCAAACTTTGCATGCTTTTGTTTTCTTTTTCCTCGGGCAGCGCAGACTTTTTCTGTTTTCTTTTGGAGTTGCGCTGTTGGTCGCCCGACTTTGGACGATCGCGGGCGATCGGATGGTCAACTACCTGGGCCACAGCAAACAAAAGAACAAAAAAAGAGCGCCGGTGCGCGGCAGTGGCCACCGATCCGCAGATCTTTCTGTGCCTTGGCAAAGTCGATTGCCTTGCCATTTCATTTAGTTTAATGTTGGTTATTCGTGGGTCGCTCTTCTTTTCGTTTTCATCCCACGCCAGTTCTCGGATCGTAGATTGTGACTGTTTATTGACAAGGAATCGGGAGAAAGGACCGCCGGCACAGCACCACGCGAGTCGAGTACGTGTGTGTGTGTGTGTCGTTGGCACGCTACAACGGCGTCGCCGTCCGGCGTGCCGCAATTGCTCCTTCATGAGGGCAACCGTGTGTCTTGACCATTGACGATGCACAGAACCAATCAACCGAGGTCGATAAGACCTGGAGCCATGCGACCACCAGCGAGAACCGGCGCCACCGGTCTCGCGCCGGTGCCGCCAACGTGGGACGCCGTGCGCCAGTGGGCCGCCGACAATGGCCTCGACTCGGCCGCGGCCTTGCAAAGGTGGCTCAATGCAGCGGCGCGGCGCACACAGAATCCATCGCTTGATCCGCGCGAGGCGGCCCTGCTGCGGGCGCTCCAGCAATATTCCCTGACGCCGGTGGCTGACCGGCCCCTGCAAGGTATCCGGTGGCTGCCGGCCAACTACGAAGACCTCCTCGTGGCACTGTCTAGCCCGCTGGTGGGTTCGACGGGCGCCACGCACGAAGAAGGCCGCCCTATCTATCCGCCGGGCATCGAGGGTCCGGAATGGATTCGACCGCTGGTGGACCCGCTGGCCGAGGGCGGACGCCTGTGGCCGCCCTCGCCCGTGACAACGCTAGTGCGTATGAACGAGGTCGCCGGACAAGCCTTTGGCTACGCGCCCATTGACTCGGACGCCATGCTCCTCGACCTGGCCGATCGAGGCGCCGGCCAAGGTCGAGAGCGTGCGACCGACGCCCTGGCCCGACAGGTGCGCACGTTCGGGTGGGACATCGCAGCCATTCTGGAGAGGGCGGCCGGTCTGCGCGCCAACCCCGCCGCGCCCCGGCTGGCCTCGGACGCCGACATCACCGAGGCACGTCGCCGGTGGCCCAGCGTCACGCCCTTTCTGTTTGAAGGGCCCTATTTGTTTGTTGTCGCACCGGGTCACGCGCAAGACCCTCTCGGTCGATGGACCGCTGCCGATGGGCCGGTGCATGTGGCCATGGTCGTCCAGGACGGAATCAGGATCGGACGCCTCGTCGTGTCCGACGCGACGGGAGACGTCATCGATGCGAGCGGCGTCTTTCAGCAGTACGACGCGGGTCCGCACACGCTGCCGGGCATCTTGTGGCTCATCGAGGCATCGGGCAACGACCCGCGCCTGCTCATCGACCTCGTGGTACCCTTTGTCCGCGCCGTGCGCGAGCAACGACCTGGCGCCGCGGGCATGGCGCTACTGCCGCCTTCCGCTCACACCACATACTGGACGCGTGGCCAGGGCTTCGATCCGCCCCTGGCGGCGCGCGCCTTTGAACCCGCCGAAGTGCTGGCTGCACTCTTGGCCGAGAGGCGCGCCGCGGCGGCGGCGGCCATCGACGAGGCCACGGCCACGGCGACGGCAGGCGGCCTGGCCAACCTGGCGGCGCGCGCCTACCGCGGCGACATTGCCACGGCCAACGTGCCCGAAGAGGTGCGTCAATTGATCGCCGCACGGGCCATCGCCAAGGCCTGCGGTCCCGGCGCCACGCCGCAAGACCGCGCGCGCGTCCCCGGCGCCGCCCACGTGCTCGGCCTGTCTGGCGCAGTGGGGCGCCAAGACCTCGCGGCCGTCTGCGATGCCTCGGTCGACATCGCGCGCCGCCTGTACGGACGCACATAAGGAGACCCACTGTGTCCTGTCCTTTTCGGTCCCCCTCCCCTGCCGTCGCCGCGATTCTGTTGTGCCAGCGCCAGTGCGCTCGGCCTCGTGGGCCGACGAAAAGAGAGAGAGAGAGAGAGAGAGAGAGAGAAAAAGATTTGGGCGTGAGTGCCACAGACCGCGGCAGGACCTCTTTTTTGTCTTTTTTCTTTTCCCTATTCATTCTTTTCTGGTGTTTCCAGAGAGGGATGAGAGCGCGCGCGACGACGACATCGCGGCTCGGCTCGGCGGCCGTCTGTAAAGCCAACAGCAAGCGAGACACAAGGCCCGATAGGCACACGCCACCGGGAAAAAAGACGAGAAAAAGACTTACAAAGCATCTGCAATTCTTTCAAGGTAGCAAAAAATTGAAAAGGAAAGACAGGCGAAAACAAAACCATTGCGACAGGGGAAGGGCGCTTGCTCAAAACAGGGGGCTCAGCGCGCGCATGGGCCGGTCTTGCTTGCGCCGATGGCGGCGGCGCTGATATGGCGGCACACCGGGATCATTAGCGTCTGCCCGTGCGGCAAAAGCGGCATCCCGCGCAGCGGCCCACGCGGCGACGGCCGGCAGGATGTCTTGCCACGCGCGCTTGACGCCCTGTCGACCGGCGACTGGCGCCGGATGGTCGTCGGTCACAACGATCTCTCCGCCGAGAAACTCGACGAGGCGCGACGTGACCTCGACCAGGTAGATGGTGTCTGCCGTCACCGTGGCCGTCGCACCGGTGAGGTGGGTCGGCGCCGGGCGCAGCGAGGGCACCAAATCGCCCGCGCCGTCGGCGTCATAGTCGTCGTCATCGTCCTCATTGTTGTCGTCGTCTGCATGTTCGTCGTCGATGCCATATCCGTTTGAGTGCTGGCGCAATCTGTCATTGTCATCGTCGCCCACATGTTTGGCATCACGCTCCTCGCCACCGCCTCTATACTGAAAGACGATGCGGCGCGGGGCGGTGCGCGCGCGCCTTGTCGGAACCGAGGGTCGAGGCGGCGTTGCAAAGGCGTCCTGTGGTTCGGCCTGGCACGCGGTTGCGGCCCTTTCGGCAGCGCGCCGTCGTTGGCGTTGCCGACGCTGACGCGTGTCCTTGTTGGCCTCTTGCTCGACCTGCGTGTGACGCTCGCGCATGACCGCCTCCCAGAGGTCGGCGCGCCGTCGGCGCACAAAGGCCATCTCGGCGTCGGTGGCGATGCGGCGCGTCGTCATGAGGCGTATCTTGCGGTAGAGCGAGTGCGAGCGCTTGGCGCCGCTGGCGCGCACCAGCAGCGGCCCGAAAAAGTAGCGCAGGCCGTCGTCGGCGTCGAGACACGCCAGCGTGACGGCGCCGCGCGGGTCCCCACTCGTCGCGTCCCTCAACGGGATAATCACGTCGCCAATGTTCATTTTCTTTTTCCTACTACTGCTACTATGGCTCTCTTTTATGTCTCTCTTGCGTTTTTTCTCTCTTTTTTTTCCAGGTCGTCTGGATCAGCAGAAAAAAAAGTATGGCGATTGTCGGCCCCAAGGCAGCGTGTGCACGAGAGAAAGTCGAAATACGGGGCGACAAACAAGATGCACAGAAAAAAGATTGGTGGGCTTTGTTTTGGTTTTTGTCGACGATAGGTCGTGCAAGGATTGGCCGTTGGATTTTTTCGTCGGTGTTGGAATGTTGTGCGCCGAAACGGAGCACCGTAACACGCGCGCGGCACTGCCTCTTGCGACTTGCGCAGGTCAACATCCTGGAAACCAATAACGGGATATGTGATTGTTCGGGGGGTCAAAAGGACAGATCTCTACAAATGCACGCACGGTGGAGGCGTCGACAACGAAATCCGTGTGCCTCATCCTGGCGGTCGTTGTTTCTTTTGCTGATCAATACAAAAATAGACCAAACAAAAAAAGGGCGTCGCTCGGGCAGACAGGTCGGTCTTGTTGCGCCTCGAAAAAAAAAAGTTTTGGGTCGGGCGGCGGCCATCCGCGAAAGGAAAATAAAAAACAAAAACAAAGAAACAAAAAAGCGGACCCTTTGTGAGGCATAAAGAAAAAAAGGGAAAAATGAAAAGAAAAAAGGACGGACAAAATCGCTGGCGGGCTCTTGAGTGCGCGCCGGGTCCTTTTGCCGCCCGCGCAAAGACGCGCTCACGCAGAGAGCATGCGCATGGGGTCCGTGCACGAGACCGTCAACCCTCGCTCTGCTCCACGTTTTTTTTTCATTTACGGATCGAGGTGCGTGTATGGGTGTGCGTGCAAAACGGCATCTGCATGTGTGCCCGCTTTGCCGGGCAACGGGAGCAATCAAAGAGGAAAAAGCGGCGGGTGGACAGAGAGACGCGGTCGGCGGCGCCCTCGCGGGCGCGACCAAAAATGGACGCAAAAAAAAAAAAGAAAAGAGAAAAGACGGACAGTGCGCGACGCCGGCGATGACGTCGGCCCTCGAACTCGTGTTGTGGCATTGCCCGCCCATCGTCGACGCAGTCGCGGCACATTTGACGCTGGCGGCGGTGGCTGCCCTCGGGGCCGCCTCGCGCGCCATGCGCGACGTCATGCACGGACCCGATGTGCTCGGCCGGCGCCTGGCGGTTGAGGGCGCCTTTTCCTTTCGCTCGGCCGAGGCCATGAGGCCGTGGGCGCGCGACGACACATTTATCGGCGTCGGCCAGTCGGGCGGCGATGTTGTCGTGCGTGTGAGCATGCCTCCCAGTGCGCTGGCAGAGCCGGCCTCGTGGTCGCGTTGTCGAGGCCGGCTCGCGTCCGCATGGGCGCGTGTGCGCACGGCCGGCTGTCCGCCGCCGGCCAATCTCTTTGCCGAGGGCGTGCTGGCGGGCGCCGCGTGCGGCGACGCACGCCTCGTGGCCCGCTGCATCGGGTCCGCCACCGAGTACATGTGCCGCACCGACGACCACGGCCACGCGCTCGATGCTGTTGAGGCTCTCAACGACCGCGCGTGGCGCGAGACCGACATTGGCCGCGTCGCGCCCGTCGTCGTTCACGTCACCACGGTGCTGCTGGCGCGCGCGCACGCCCTGGCCACGGGCGACCACATCGACGGATGCACCTCTGCAGCAAATGACGACATGCGGCGGCTGTACCAGCGCTCGGCGTGCCATGTCGGCACGGGCCTGGAGCGTATCGAGGCCGAGGCCCTCCGGCGGCTCTTTGGCGCCTTTTGCAGCGATCTTGGCGCACGCCCGCCGAGGGCGTGCGCCTTGGCGGCCCGCGTCGTCGACCTCTTTACGGGCCGCCGCCGTGATGCCGTCCACGGCACGGTACCACACACAGACGCCACGGCGGCCCTGGTCACCGATTGTCTCGATGCGGTGCCGGGCGCGCGCGACCGCGATCCGCGGTGGTACGCCATGTTGGCGTGTGCCGCGGCTGGTCTGACTCTGGCAACCGACGCATCGCCGATGCGGTTCGGCGGCGCGCTGTCTCGCGCGTGGGCCGACGTCATGGACATAGGCGACGCGCCTGTGGGTCTGGCTCTGTAGTTGCCTTTTTTTTCTCGCATGCGCATACACAAAGGAGGAAACAAAATAAAAATAAAGAAATAAAGAAAAACAAGGAAAAGGACAGCATGCACATTTCGTCCAGTGTCTTTTGTGCCTACTCCCTTGTTTCTCTTTTTTTTCTTTCTTCTCCTTTGGGGCTGTCGCCGCCCAAGAACCTGGCCCATCCTGGATGGCCCTTGTCGGGGCGATCAAAAAAAAAAAAGAAAAAGACTAGGGCCGAGCGGTCCCTCTTTTGCCTTTACATGTTTCTTGTTGGTTTTCTCTTGTCGGGCTCCATGCCAAATCATCCAAAAAAGGGCGGCGGCGCGGTGTTCTCTCTGTGTGCCTTTTTGTTTCTGCGGTGCTCGGGCGCGCTCTCTGCCTGACGATAGCGCGCAAAAAAAAACATGGCAGAAATAAAGAGGTCACCCGTGGGCGTCCCAAGGGGCGGCCTCGGTCGAGGGCAAGTGCACGCGCACGATAAAGGCGTCGCCGGCGACCCGCACCCAGCGCTCGACCGCGCCCGTGCCGAGAGCGACGCGGCCGCGCAGCGCGGGCTGCGACGGGTGGGGCATGTCGTCCAAGTCGCGCCGACACGCCGCCGCCAGGGCGCTCGCGTACACGGCCGAATCGCGGATGGTGATCACGCAGCGTGGACCGCACGACAAGAGCAACGGGCCGCGCGTGTGCTCATCAGAGTCGCCTCTGGCGCGATCGATCGCGTCTCGGCGTTGGCGGCGATCGGCGACGGCGGCGATGATGTCAACTGCGGCGCCGTCCGCGACGGTCGGCTCGGGGCCGGTTCCAGCGGCGCCGCCGTCGACAGGTGAAACACGGCGGCATGGCCTTTTGGCGTCGCGATCGCCGGCAGGGCCATGCCAACGGCGACACGACGTCAGACGATGGCCGGCGTCGGGCTCAACGCACTGGATCAACTCGCGCGCGTAAAAGCCGCCAAAGACCGCGCCGGTGTTGAGGCCGCTCACGCCGTGTTCGGCCCACTGCCACGCCAGCAGACGCCGGTACGCCCTCTGGTCGATTGGGCGCATCCAACCGGCGGCGCACGGCCGGCCAGCGCACCACGGGCGGTTGCACCCGCAACAGGCCACAAAGGCCGGCGGCAGCGCGCCGCCATGGGGCACGCGCGCGACGGCATACTGCAGCGCCCTCGCCGCATCGGCAAAGTTTGTGTGGGCGCGCAGGGCCTCGGCCAGCGGCGACCAATCGCTCCAGGGTGCCTCTGGTGCGGCGCGCGCAAAGGCGGCGCACAGGCGCCCGACCGGTACCAAGACCTCAAAGCAGCGACCCAGCAAGGTCGCACGACGCAGGCGGCCCGGATCGACGCGGGCGATCAACGCCGCCACCTGGTCTTCGTCGACGGCCCGGTCGCCTCTTTTAGGGATCTTGTGATCATCGCCAACATCATCGTCATCATTGTCGACGTCCATTTGGACGATGGCGTCGTGGACCGCCGGCTCGAGTCTCGCCCCTGTGAAACCGACCTGCGGCGCTGTGCCGTTCTCGGCACCGACAGTGGGCACGTCCTCGCGTGCGCACGCCACAACAACCTCCATCGACACGTGCCAGTGCCTTGTCGCCGTTGCCTTTTTCCCTTTTTTTCTTCTTTGATCGCCCTTTTCTATGAGCAGAAGGGGTTTTCCTGGTTCTTGCCGTATGTCCCAAAAGGACTTTGCCTTGGGTCGCGAATGCGCTCAGCGCCGTGGCTGTTGCGCCGGTCGCCTCGTCCCTCTCGGTCTCGGCTACTTGGCGTCGCGGCCGCCAGCGAAAAAAAGCGCACAGTGCCCAAGAGGGCCGTTGTAGCGATAGAGAGCCTCTGTGGTTGCCGGCATGGAAAAAACCGTTGCCATGTGTTCCTTGATCGACCAACCGGCAATCATAGTCAGGAAGCGATACAGTGCCCGGCCCATTCTGTTGGCCTACGCGCCCTCTGCCCTTTTTTCTTGGGCAACAAAAAATGTGCGACCAAGAAAAAGACAAACAAAAAACAAAAAACAGAAAGAGAGACGGTTGCAAGCGGATAATCAGCCAAACAAAAAAAGTGTCGAGCGCGCGCAACGGGACCGACCCATTCGGAAAGGGGGCGACGCCGGGATGGACGGCATGCGGCCGCCCGAGGCACTGGCCCACCTTTTCGATGACGACATTTGTTTTGGGACGCGCCAATGTCTGCCATGCACGGCATCCTTTTTTGTTTCTCCTTTTTTTCGCACGCCTTTCTTTTTTTCGGAATACTTTGAGATGCGTCTTTTTTCGCGAGTGCAAAAAAAAGAGAGACCGCGGCGTGCGCTCGCAGACTGGGGCGGCGCGCAAAGGCGGCTCTCGCGCTCCGGCCTTTTGGTGCACCGATTGTCGGTCGTCTCGACGTCAAAGCGCCGACCCGCGATCGCACATCCTCTCCCCCGACGCCTCAGAAAAGCAAAGGAAGAAAAGACAGGCGACCACGGCAAGGACGCGAGAAAAGTTAAAAAAAAGAAAAAAGGGTCGGTCTCTGTTCGGGACGCCACTGCCTGGAGGCTCCCCTGAGCGGTGGGCATTATTTAAAAAAAAAAGAGAAAAGAGACCAAGCAAGGAAAAAGCGGGGAGCAAAAGGGGAACGGGATGAATGGAAACGTTGGTGCGAGTAACCGCAGCCCGATCGCGACGCCGCCGGATCTCGATACGCTCTTGGCGCGCTACCAACAACCGTCGACCGATGCCGTTGAGCGCCTGATCGTGACCGCCGTCAGCGACGACAATGCCGACAAGGCCGCCAGCGCCGTCGCGGCCCTGTGCCGCATCGCGGGCGAGGACGACCCGCGCGCATGCGGCGTGCTGTCCCGCGCCGTCGTCGACGCCGCAGCCGCGTCAGACGATAACGGACGGGCCGGCGTCGAGCGCGCGCTCCACATCCTGTGCACCAACTTGCCCGACATCGAGCCGGTGTGTGGCACACAGAGGGACACCCAAGCCTGGGCGCGACGCTACCCCGCGCTCGGCGCGCGCCGCTCGCCCGCCCCGCTGCAGACGCTGGTCGACGTCGCGTTCGCGCTGAGGCGCATCCACGCGGCCCGCCGCTGCGCGCTGTACGCGCTCTATGCGAGCGTGGCGGCCCTGGGCGACACCGAGGAGCCGCTGCCGCCCTATGGCGCCGTCGGCCTGCGCGACCTGGAGCAGTGGGCGCGCCGGTGGCAGGCGGGCGGATCGGGAACCGAGGCCGTCGTGCCGCCCCTGCCTCTCGTCGGACCCATCGGCGACATGGGGCCGGCGCGCGAGCGCATGTTCCCCGTGGTCTTTGACGTCGCCCAGGCGACGCCGCTGAGGCACAACGACATCGTGGCGCTGGCCTACACCGAAGACCCGGCGGGCCTCTACGGCCAGTTGCCGCAGACGCGCGGTCAGATCGCCACATCGCTGGCCAACGCCGTCTCGCGCGAACTGGCCTCCCGCCTGGCCGCGGGCGTGCTGGCGACCGACTCGAGCGCCGCCGTGCCACGCCCGTGCCTGGACAGCGCCATCAACATCTTTCTGGTCTATCCGGGCACGCGGCCCGCGGTGGCGCGGCACTTTCGCCGCGACCCCAACGACACAATCGATCTCGGCGTGCTCCTCCGCCTGCCTGACACGGACGAGGACCAAGGCGTCGAGGACGAATGGGGGACCCTATAGTACGCCGTCGACGGCATTCTTGGAACAAAAAAAGTTGTTTGGGTTCTCTTCTCTCTTTCTGCCTTTTTTTCCACCGTTGACGAGCAGCACGACGCGGGACGTCTGCTCCACACTGTTTTTCTTTCTTCTCGTTGTTTGTCTCTTTTTTTTACCGAGTTTTTTTGGCGAGCGCCCTCCTCCAGCGTCCCTGCTGGTCTGGTCTTGGCAAAGGCTTTTTTCTTTTTTTTTTGCACCGTCACGTGGCCATGATCGCAGTCTGGTAGACGGCCACCAGAAAGATGGGGTCGTCGTCGACGCGCGCGACGGCCAACGGCAGGTACCCTTGCATGTCCTCTTCTTCCCCTTCTCCGCCATCGATCGTCGCCGACGGCTGGGTTCGGTCATAGAGATCGACGTGGATGCGCGTGTCCCACGGATGCGTTAGTCGCCGCATAGGCGCGCCATAGTGTTCAAACGGGCGGGCGACGTAGTCGCCTGTGCCGGCGTCGCGCGGCCACCCACCGATGAGCGAGCATCCCCCGGAACGGATGCGCACGACGGCGCCCCAGTCGTGTGCGTGGCCGCTGTCCTCTTTGGCGGCGTTTTGCGGATGGAGCGCCGGAGAGGGTCCGACGTCCTCGGCCGACGGCCAGCGCAGGGCAGCGCCGACGCATCCGGTTACGGCCGACGCCCACTGCCAGGCGGCGATGCGAAGGGCCGCACGGGCCGGCACCGGGACCAGGCGCCCGCGCGGGCACCGCATTGGGCCGGGCTCGTCGCCTACCTCGTAGGGGTAGCAGCAGGGCAGGCACGCACAGCGACTGGCCCACGGCGATGGCCATGGCAGCGGCTTGCGCGCACCGGCGTCATCTAGACCATCGTGATCATGTTGCGCGTCGCCGTCGTCATCGCTACACAGGCGGACCCCGTAGCGATCTTGGAGCAGGGCGTCGACGACGGCAAACGGCACCGCCGCACGGAGGCACAGGCAAAAGAGCGCTGGCACGGCGCCGTGGGCCTCGTCCGTAAAAGCCGCAAAGACGCGCGTCACGGGGAGGGCGTCGAGGACCCGCGCGGTGTGCTCGTCCAGCAAGTCCCACGCCGCCGATCGCAATGTGGCCCCGCCGCCGCCCGGTCGCCTCTGTTTTTCTTGTTCTTTACGCATTTCCTTCTTTTTTTCCTTTGTTCTTTCCGTCTCTGTCTCGGCGCCTGGGGAGGCCACGCGCGACACAAACCGAATCGGAACCCGCGACTTTGGCACGCAAGAGCACAAGAGGAAAAAAAGAGAAGGCGCGTGTCAAAAGGCGGACCCCCTGGTCGGCGTTGGGACGGGGCCTTTTTCAAAGAGAATAAAAAACCAACGGTCCAATACGCGCCGAGCGCCCTTTTTGCGCATGGTCGACGACGCGAAAAAAAAAAGAGAAAAACAGACCGACCAGCAACGCCGTCAAGAGGTTGAAAATCAGAGGGTGAAAAAACCCAAGGCGCGGCCTGGCGCGATCCACAGGCGACGATCGCCGGTTTGCCCGAAAAGAAACACAGCGGAAAATGCCCAGGCAAAGCAAATTAACGAAAAAAAAAATAAAATAGGTTGTCTTTATGGTTTCTTCTTTCCTGATTGATCAAGAAAAGGAGAGCCCTCTGGTGTCTGTCTTTTTATGGTGGGCGCGCCTGTCGGAAAGGCGACGCGCTTACGGCGCGCCGGTCCACGAGAGCACGAGATCGCCGGCGGCGTCCAAGTGGACGGCGCTGCCAAAGCGTGCGCCCTCGCGGGTGAGCATGGCGCGCAGCCATAGAGCGTCGGCATACGTTGCGCGTTGGAGACGAAAGCGCTCTCTCTGCATGGGCACCATACGGAGCCCGACCAGCCGGCCGTCGTCCGGATCGACGGCGCAAAAGTACATGAGGGCCAAATCGGGACGAAACTCCTGGTGGCCGTGGATGCCCTCATAGTCGTTGATCAAGTCGCCCGCTCCATAGAGCACCAGACGCCCGCGGTAGACCTCGATCGCCTTGGCGTGATGGGACGAATGGCCGTGGACCACATCGACGCCGGCGCGATCGACGAGGGCGTGTGCAAATGCGACGTGAGCATCGGGCACATCATAGCCCCAGTTGCCTCCCCAGTGCACAGAGACCACGACGATGTCGCCGGGGTGCTTGACGCGGCGCACCGCCGCGGCGATCTCGTCGACGGCGGCCGGCGACAGATCGCGGAGCAGGTTGACACCTGGCCGCGTGGGTGTCGCCGCCCACGACGCAGGGACACCGGCAGACTCTGTCGCATAGGCAAACACGTGCACGTTGCCCGCCGGCGCCGGGATGGTGGCGGGCGCTTGCGCCTGGAGGATGTCTCCACCGGCTCCGACGGCGGCGATGCCTAGCGACGCCAACGTGCCGAGTGTGTCGGCCAGCCCCACATAGCCCCAGTCAAGTATGTGGTTGTTGGCCACGGCGCAGCAGTCGACGCCGGCCACAGCGAGCGCCGTCGCGTTGGCCGGAGTGGCCCGGTAGTGGATCGCCTTGTCGGGCCACGGCGTGCCCCGCCAAGTGAGCGCCGTTTCCAGGTTGACGATGCGGACGTCGGGTGCCCTGTTGTGCAATTCTACCAGGGCGTCGCCCCACATATAGCCGGGACCGACCGGCCGCGGAATGGGGCCGGCGGCTGCCTCGGCCAGGCGCACATAATCGTTGGCGCTGTCGGTGCCGGGCTCGTAGAGGACCGGATCACCGGGCCATGGGAGGATCTGATCGATGCCGCGACCGATCATGACATCGCCGCACAGAAACAGAGTGATGGCGCGCTCGCCGGTTGGGACCGTCGTCATTGTTCGATCATATGCCTTGTTCTGTCTTCTCCTCGCCTGCCTTGTCTATTGGCCCGCTCGGCGTTGGCGCTGGTCGGTCTATGCCAGGCTGCGCAGGTCTTGGCGCACACGCGCGTGTGTGGTCGACGCTCTTTTTTTTCTTTTATTGGTGTCGGCCGTTGAGGAACCGCGCGCCTTTGTGGGTGCCTCCCGCCGCGCCGCAACTGTCGAGAAACCAAATTGCGTGTTGGCTGCTGCGGCACGCCTGATTTTTTTCGTGGTTATCGGCTGGCGGTTGGATTCTTGTGTCCCCTCGGGTGCGGCGGGTCGGGTCTGGCTTTGCGAGAGCGACGACGACCAGAAAAAACCAGGAGGAAAAAAAAAGAGTCAATGACGACGATCCACACGCGCCCAACAAGAATGGCAGCGCCGCCCGGCGGAAGAAAAAGACTGACGAGCACATTTTTTCAAACACCAGTTGATCCCGCATTTTCCTTTTTTTGTTCTTTTTTTCCCTATATCATGCCCGCGGTTGCGTGCGCCTCTTGTCGCTCGTGCCTTTTTGTCAATCACTCTCTACCTTGCGACGCGAGGCGCACGGCCAGCCCTTGCACGCGCCGAGGGTTTGAGACACAATGGGAATGAGAAAAAAAGAGATCCGGTGGGACCGAGCGAAAAAAATTCGTGTATCCTGCGCATGCATTTTTGAAAAGGGGACACGGCACCGGCGCGGCATGGCCCGACCGGGCGAAAGCAATGTTCTTTTTTCTTTTTGCTCTCAGTGGCGCGGGTGGCGGCCGATGATGGGCGGCAGGCCCATGGCCATGCGCTCGATGCACTGCGGGCAGTCGGGCGGCGGAAGGGCCAGCGACGCCGCGGGGATGACCCCCAAGGCCGGAATGAGGGCGTCGCCGACAAAGACGTTCATCAGGTAGACGCCGGTGCCGGGAAAGGCGGTGCCAATGTCGGCGCTGCCGCCAGGCTCTGCCGCCGCGGCGACGGCCTCGTCCCGCTCGGCCACACGCTCCGCGACGGCCTGGTCGGCCTCGGCCACCTGTTGGCCGGTGGCGGCGCCGACAGAGGCGTCGGCGCGCACCCGCCGCTGGCGACGGAGGGCGGCGTCGACGGCGAGATCGAGACCGCGCAGTTCGGCATCGGCGATGGCGTCCGACACGGCGCCGATGACCGCGTCGACCCCGCCGGGCACGACGCCGGCAAAGGCCGCGCCGCTGGCGACGGCCTCGGGCGTCCAGCGGTCGATGGGCGCGTTCATGACGGGTATGGGCGAGACGCGTTCGGGCGGCGGCGCCGAGGCGCCCAGCGGCACGACGTCGACCACGCGCGACGTGCCCAAGAGTCCGCGCAGGCGCAACTGGAGGTCGTTTTCGGGCGCGCCGGCCATGGCGACGGCGCTCGCCGGCTCCGCGTGGCCGTCGGCGACGCCGCCGCGGTCCTCTGCCTGGGCGAGCCACTCGTCATAGGCCACGCCGAGGCCGTAGAGGGCGCGGCGGCGGCGGTCGGCCTGCTGGCGGCGCCACAGGAGCAGTTGCGTGAGCGTGTCGTCGAGGCCGCCGGGGCCGAAAAAGGGCTCGGCCGCCGAGTCAAAGGCGGCGACATAGTCCCTGACCCAGCCCAGACCGCCCGTGTCGCACATCCGGCGACGGCCCGGCGACGACACGCAAAACTGTTCGAGCAGGTCAAACTGCCCGGCGTCAAAGAGGCGGTGCGCCTCGCGCCAGCGTGCCCACACGAGGACCTGCCGCGGCGACAGGGCGCGCGGCGGTGCGCCCGAGGAGGAGGAGGAGGAGGCCAGCCCGAGGAGGAGGCCGGCGGCTTCGGGGAAGGCGTTGGCGAGCGCCGGCCACGCGATCCCACACAGGGCCGGGGCCGACGCGCAGAGACGCTCGGCGCGGTCGATGGCGTCCTCGGTGCCCTGGGCCAGTGTCTGTGCAAAGACGCTCACGAATTGGAGCGCGGCCTGCTGCTGTCGCCGTCGCTGTTCCTGAAGCGCCGGCGCTGTCGGCGCGGATCCCGATGGGGCTTGCATCGCGTGTGCGATCGAGACGCTTTCTAGGGGCGTCGATCGAATGCGTGCGTGCGTACGAGCGCGCAGGGCGAAGGCGATGCCGGCTCGCTCTTTGTTTTTTCCCCATGTGCACCGTGCCTTTTTGCCGTTGGACGGGGCGAGGGGCCGCGCGACGCGTGTTGCGACTGACCGCAGTGTTGCTGATGTCGCGGCACACGCTCCTAGCCGCCAGCGCCGACCTCGCCCTGCAGTGTCCCAGGTTGGGGTCCGGCATAAAAAAAGAAGAGGTTGAAAAAAGAGGTGTCTGGCGGCTGGCCCTTGTTGTCGTCGACCCTTTTCTTTTGCGGCGAGGACCGCAGAGACAGACCGCGCACATCGGCGCCAATCGCCAACGTCGACTGGAAAACCTCACCAAAATGAAAAATGCACGCAAGCAACGGGTGCGCGCCAAGTCGTGGCCTCGTCAGCGTCGCCCGCTTCCTCGACGGCCTTTTTTTTGTTCCTTTCCATCGCCTCGTCGGCCTCCTTTGTAAACAAAAACAAAAAACAACAACAATACTTTGCACACGATGGCCCAACGCGTAGTAGCGACGACCGTCAAGGGCCTGGCATCGCTGCACAGCGAGATCACCTCGGTGGGCGCCAGCATCGTGGGCACGACCCGTGATGGCCACCTCGCTCAGATCTCGCTTACCGTGCTCTACGGGCACCGCGGGCGCCCCGCCGTCGGCCTCAACTATGAAGACCTCCTCGCTCAAGAATACTTTGAGGCGGCGCCGGTCGCCATCCGCGCCGAGCGCGCACCGGTGGCGGATGATCACACATGGTGGCCACGGCGTACGCGCCTCTGCGCCGCCATGGCGCCCGTGTGCGCCATCGTCGGGTTGGACACGCTCAGCAATTTCAGTCTGATCGACCTCTCCAGGCCCAAGGAGGGCGCGCTCGTGGCCTACAGGGCGCATCGCCATGCCGGCACCGCAATGGGCCGGTACGGCGTCGTGCCCGTGGCAGTGCTCGCGGGGACGTCCGAGGACGGCGGGCTCGGCGATGTACCGTGGCTGTATTCGAAGCCCCCGTTGTGCCTGGACCACCTGGAGGGGCGGGACGCCGGTGGCGAGCGCGCGCGCTTTCATCGCACGACCTTGGCGCGCGACGCCGCCCTCAAAGCCGCCCTCATAGAAGATTGTGATCCCTATTCGCCCGAGGGCGTCGAGGCCATGACGGCGGTCTTGCGCCGCATTCAGGACGTCTATGTGCGCCACGACCGTACCGCCGTGGCCGACTCGATCGATGATCTCGCTCGCCAACTTGCTGCCTCGCCCCACTTGCACCACGCCTAGGGTTTTCTTTTGCCCGTCTCTTTTTTCCGCCGCCTCTCTTGCCGTGTAGGCGCCACCTTTTTCATTTTTCTCGGTGCTAGGTCCTCCTCTTTGTGCGCTTCAAGGTGGCCCTCTTTTCTTCACGTAAAAAGGAAAAAACTATTGGAATCGCCACCCTCTGCTTTTTTCTCTCTCTTTTTTTATCGTGTACGCATGCTCGCTAAGGGACAGGGCGGAAAAGAGGGAAGAAGCAGAACGCCTAGTCGTCGGCGGGCGGAGGTTCCAAGGAAAGCCATCGTGGCCACGTGGCTCGGCGGACGGTCCCATCGCTAAGGACGACTGAACCGCTGCCGGCGCCGAACCGGTCCCAGCGGCCGCGCATTGACGCCACGCGCTCGTAGGAACCGCCCGGAGGCCCCACCGGTAGAGGTCCTCCTGGGACAGCGGGGTCGCACCACGCCATTACTGCGCGGCTGCAAAACAACCAACAGCACCCAGCACCATTCATCATGAGGGTCCCTTCAAAGCCCGTGCGCACGTCCATGGTGCCGTCGAAGCGGCTTCCATCAAAGCCGCACAATGTGCCGCGCATGTGGCCGCCTCCAATATCCCATTGTCCCGACGCCGTCGATCCGTCCTCGGTGTAGGTTATAGAGACGTCCACGGTCGACGCGCGCTGCTCGGCGGCGTCAATCAGGGCACGTAGGGCGGTCTCGGTGTTGATGCTCATACTTGTTTTGTTGTCTTTCTCTCTCTGCGCTGCGTGCTCGTGTTTGCTGCGCCGAGGATGGCCCCGTGCACCTTGCCGCCGCCCCGCATGGCGGTTGCTCATCACAGGTTGGCTGTCGGTGATTTGACTGTCTATCCGGCGCTATTGGCTTGTGCCGGAAAAACTCCTCGACATGAAAAAAAAGAACAGAAAAAAGACGGCACCCAAACAGTGTGCGCTTATGGTCAGTTGACCGAGGGCCGGCCGAGGGCCTCGGTCGGCCGGTTAGTCGCGGCCAAGTCGGACATATGAAATTCTTGTCTAATGAACGAACCAGAATAAAAAGGAAGAAAAAATTCCAACAACGACCAAGAGGCGCGCGCGAATCGAACCTGGTTTGTGCATTCCGGCTTTGTAGTAAGTGCGGGTCCGGATGCGAGCGCGAGCGCACGAACCGATCGCAGTCGCGCTCGCATTCGATCCGAATACCTGATTCTGTCCGACTATTTTCATTTCCATATTGATTTTTTTGCTGTTTAATCATGGACGGTTCGATTCCCATCGGCACCGACTAAAGTCGCAGTTGATCGGCCATTCGTCAACAATGGAGTAGCCAGTTGGTCGAATAGGGCCGGTTGGTGCCCGCAAGCACTGACCTCGCTCACCAACTCGCTGCCTTGCCCCATTTGCGCCATGCCTAGTATTTTTCTTTTGCCCGTCGTCTCTCTCTCTTTTCCGGCCCTCACTTGCTGTGCATGGTCCATTTTTGTTTTGCCGTTGTTTTTTGTCTTGTTTTTTTTCTAAATAAAAAGGCACGACAGAGGCCGATGTAAAGAAAAAAAGTCTGGTCACACTCTTTCTTTTTTCCCTTTCAATGGCAGCCGCGCACGGGTCGCATTTTGGGGGTAAACACAGTTTCACACATCAACACGCGCAGCAGCGCACCGCGCGTCGGCGACGGCCATAAAGGCCCGCCGGAGGCCGGCGGTCGCGTCGGGATCGGGCAGGGCCGGGTCAAAGCGCCAGCGGCGGCCGAGCGCCTCTTCGGCGCGTAGCATCGACGTCACGACAAACGACCCGCGCGCGCCATAGACGGCCGGGTCGACGTCGAGGGCACGTCGTAAGACGGCGTCGCGCTGCGCGACGAGGCGGCAAAAGGCGCGCCACTCGGCGGCGGGCGTGCCCGGACCGAGACGCCCGGCGTGAATGACGTGGATGCCGTCGGCATCGTCTCTGACGCGCTCGGGCGGCGACGTGGCGTCGCCGTCGCATACCTCGGCGGCCAGGGCCACGAGTCGCCCACCCGCGCGGCCCACGTCCCACCCGGCGGCCTCGTACAGGCGGGCAAGGGCCGCGGGCGGGCGGGCGAGATGGCGCGATGCTGCGTCGCCGCAGCCGATCTCACGTGCCGCGGACGCACGAAGCGCCGACGCGACGGCGAGCCATTGGTCGATGTCGGCGGGCCACCACGTGTGCGCCAGCGGCGGGTCTGCAGTCAAGTCAGACTCTTTGTCGGCATCGCCCGTCTCGAGTGGCCTGTACAGGGCCGCCACCAGGAGCCGCGCGCGTCCGGCCATGGGCACCATAAGAGCGGCCGAGTGCGTCGCCGCCGCCATCACCTCGCCGCACGAGGCCGCCGCCAGGCGCGGCACACACGATCCCACGGGCTTCCACATTTCTTTTTTCCTGCCTTGTCGTCTCTTTCTCCCTTTTTCCCTTCTTCTCTTGTCGAGTGTCGGGCGTCTTGTTTCTGGGGTCCTCTTTTTTTCCGATGCAACCTTTTCCTCCTCTTTCTGCGACTCACACACAAAAAAAAAGACTTTTTGCAAAGGAGGCGCCGTAGACGTCTCTTTGGAGGGCACGCGCCGCGCGACCGTCGTCATCCTTTTTTTGCTTTTTTTTTAATTCTGATTGGTTGCGTCGTGATGCAGGGGCGGTCCGACAACCGAAAAATGCTAGAGAGGAGGATAGCGCAAAGGCCATCTATGGGTTCGTGCCATCGGTCCCTCGACGCCGCCAGCGCACGCTTTCATCGCCATCAAAAAAAAAGGCATCTCTTAAAAGGACAGACTTTTTTTCGCCATTGTTTTCTTTCTCTCCTTTTTGTTTCTTTTGTCGAGGCTGGTTTCGCATGGAAGTGGGCGCCGCCTAGTCGTCCTTTTTCCTCTTGGGATCATGGGGGGTATCTGTGTCGCTCCTGGCGAGCGCGTCTCGCACCGACTCCATCACGGCGCCGCCCAGCCTGCGTCGGCCCGGCAACAGAAAAAAAACCGAGGAAGAGGAAGAACAAACACGGCCCACGCAAAAGATATGGAGCAATAAAGCATTAGTATAAAAAAATACTTTGAAAAAAAAAAAGACGAAAACAATGGCGGCGTACGTGTGCGTGCGCAGGGCGTAGAGGGCATCCTCTCGCTCGCGGGGCGATGTCCAGCACGACAGCGGAATCCGACGCAAGAGGTCCTCGACTTGGTCCTCGCGCGTGGGCGCTCTCGGAGTCGCGGCGCGGTCCATTTTTTGTTTCATTGGATTGTTTTGTGTGCGCGCGGGTCCATTGCGGCCAGTTCGGTCGCCCGGCCGCCCCTCCCCCAATGAAAAAAAAACAAGAGACGATCGCATCAGTGGTAAAAAAGTACGCGCATGTTTCTTGTTTGATCGTCGCCCGCCTTCCGGCACGGGGTGTTGCCAGTGCAAAGAAAATGAAGGGGGGGGTCACGCATGGGATTCCATTGTCGCTGGGGGCATCGACTCAGCGTCGGCAGGCTCGACTTTTGCTCGGCCGACATCATCAGTGACATGAGCGCCGGCGGCGAGTGGCAGTGGATCGCCGGATGTCCCGGTCAAGGGCGCAGGCGCGACGGGGCTCGTGGCCATGGTCAGTGGTGACGATCGAAGAGATCTTGGTGTCGAGGGCGAGGCGTTGACCGACCGACAGCGCTGGTCGAGGACGCGCAAGGATGTCGGCGCCCAGATGGCATCGTCGGGCGCCGGGCGATGGCGGACGGCCACCCGGCAACCGCGCAGGGCGCCGAGCCACAGGGCCTCGGGCAAATCGCACTTGGCGGCGATGGCGGTAAACACCTCAAAGGTGACGCGCACGAGACCCTCGTCGCCGTCGACGATGACGGCGTGGACGGCGCTGTGGTTGCGCCACGGGCCGAGTTCGTCGCGCACGCGATCAAGCAGCGCGGGCGAGGGCGGCACAAGATCGTCGGGTTGGGCATAGTCGTCGTTCATTGGGGGCGTGGTCGGGCGCGGCGCGATGCACACCAATCGATACCGTCGACCAAAAGATAACGAAAAAAAAACGGAAAAAAAAATGAAAAAAGTGGGACGGGGATCGTGTCTCGAAAGCCGCCGCTTTGTCGCTCTTTTCTGTCTATTGCCAATTTTTCCTTTTGTCGTCGCTTTCGGGCCAGACTTTTTTTTCTCGGTCTGGCGTTGGTCGCGAGATCGGCACACAGAAAGGCGGACGAGCCCCAGAGGCCGCTCGACTTGGGGTCTCGCCACGAGCGGCGCCCTTTTTCGGGCGTGGGCAGCCGGCAACGGCAAAAAATTCGGATTGGCTGACTCGCACGTGCGCATTTTGATTTTTTTCTTTTTATGCTGCCCCTTTTTATGTATTTTTTGTTTGGCGGCCTCGCCTTGATCTCCCCCACGGACCCTTGTGCATTCACACGCTCTTTGCATTTGCCACAATAACGACAATAACGAAATCAGAGGAAAAAGGCAGCCGAGTAAACAAAAAAAGGGGACCATGCACAGGGCGCCGCCAAAAGCCGCACGCGCAGCCCGGGGGGCTGCTGGCGGGAAGTCGCGCGTCGCAGACGATGCGGCCAAGTTTGCAGACGACAACAACGACCACAAAAACGACGCGTCGGCAATGGCAACGGCGGCGGCGGTAGATGCCTTTAGCCTCCTTCCCGACGAGATGGTGCGCGCGGTCCTGTCGTGGCTCTCGGGCGTCGACCTGGCGCGCGCGTCGTGCGCCTCGGTGCGGCTACGCGACCTCATCGACGATCCGGCATTGTGGGAGCGCCTGTGCCGAGCCGCGGTGGGCGCGCCCGATGTGCGCCCTCTGCACGTCAGGCTCGCCGACGACGTGGGCGCAGAGGCCGACCTCTGGCTGGATGGCAACGTTGTCGTCCTCGACGAGCCCTGCTGTCGACCGCCTCCGCTGCCCGAACTGCCGCCTCCGACCTTGGTGTCGGCCGATCCGACGAGAAAGCCCTGGCGCTGGCTCTATGCCGCGTGCCATCGACGCGTGGCGTGCGCCGTCACGCGCCCGCTCGGTGGCGCGTCGTGGTGGACCCGGTGGCGCCCGTGGCAGGTCGCCAGGCGGCCGGGCCACGTAGTGCGCGGCGAACGCGTCGGCACGGCGGCGCTCATCGTCATCGAGGTGGGCGACCTCGACGACCAGGGCCGCCTGGCCGGATTCGGCCTCCGCGCCACGTGCGCGCGCCCGTCCGACGCCGCGCCGTGGCGTTGGGCCGAGTGGGCGTGGGGCACGTGGAACGGCGGCCGCATCCAGGGCGCGGGACGCGTGTGCGCCGCATCGGGCGCCGCCCACACGGGCCGCTTTGTCGACGGCATCGCCCACGGTCGCGGCGTCCGCACGATGCCGGCCCAGTGCCGCCACGCCCTCGTGTCTGCTGCCGCCGATAGAGGACGCCCGGCGGCCTGCCACACGGTCGAGGTGAGCGGCTGTTGGCGCGCGGGCAAAGCCCATGGGCACCTGGTGCAGACGACGTCGTGTGGCGACGTGTGGGTGAGCCTGTGGAGTCGCGGCACGCTCACGGGCATCGAGTCGCTCCTCTTGCCGCCGCGTCCGGCCGCCGACGGTCGCCCGGCCTTTGGCGGCGTCCGGATCGAGGGCGTGTCGTGGCGCGTTGAGGATGTGGCCTCGGCGCTGCGCGGCGCCGCCATCTCCAAGGGCCTCTTTGGCCGGTGCGTGATTGCCGTGCCGGCCGACGCCAAAGCCTTGGAGATCTACCTCGACTATGTGCGCGCCGGCCACCCGTGTCTGTCGGCCGACATGGCGGCGGCCGTGCTCGGGGCGGGCACGCGGATCGCCGCGGCTCTGACAATCCCCAATCCATGATACCTTGCCCCGGTCCACTTACGCCTGCGCAGCCGGCCCCAAGATATATGTCGCGCACCATGTGTGCGCCGGCCACGTCGGGTGTGGTTGTCGGGGAGTATGGCGGCCCGTGCGGCGGGTCATATATGTTGTTGGCGTATTCAAATAGGATGAAAAAAAAGAGAGGCACCAAGGATAATGGGCGACACGCCATGCGCTCGCTCTTTCAATCGCCCGCTCCATGTGTGTGTGCGCATGGCATCTCCTTTTGTGCTCTCGCGAGTCCCTTTATTTGTTGCCCTCACGGCATGCACGCCAGGGCCTTTGGGGCGAAAGAAAAGAAACACATGGAAACACACGAAAAAAGAAAAAGAGAAAAGGACAGGCACTGCGCCAATCACGGCGCATTTTGGCTGGGCCATAGAGAAGCGGGCCTCGGCTCTCCTCCCTTTGACGTCGAAAAAAAAAGCAGGCCGCGCGCTCGATCGAGCAAAAGACATTGAGCGCCACCCAAGCCGTCGGCAGGCCGCGCCAGAAGGGTTGAGAAAAAAAGGAACGGAAAATAAAAAAGAAAGACAACGGCCGCACGATGGAGACGGATGATGACAGAGCGTCGTCGCTCCAAATCACGCGAGGCACCGCTTACGATGATTGCCTGAATGTGCCGGCGGTACCCATCGACGACGAAATCGAGAGGGCGAGACTGATCGCCGGCAGTCTCACCAGCGGCACGGCCCGACAGCGGCTCGCCGACATCCGGCGCACGAACGCCGACCAGGTGCTCGTCAGCGAATACCGCGCGCTTTGGTCGGCGCTCGCCTCAAACCGCAGTGCGTCCGATGCCATGGGCACCCGCCACACGCCCACGTCTGTCGAGGTGAGCGCCGAGTATATGGCCCGCGATGCCGGTGCTGGCGCGCACATGGCAGCCTTGGACGGGCTGGCGACGACAGACCCCGAGGCGGCTGCCACGCAACTGGTCGAGGCATTGGACACGTCCGTGCGCTGTAAAGCAGTCGCACCCCGTGCGTCGCCCATCGAGCGCGATCCCAGGCCGGCATACTTTGTGTTGACGTCGGAAAAGGATGGCGTGGTGCGCGCGGCCCTCTTTGCGCTTCCCGATGCCAATGGCGACGGCATCGCTCACATCGTCCTCTGCATCGACTACGCGCTGCGGGGAGCGCGGATCGACGGCCACGTGGTCAAGAACAGATTGTGGCGCGACCCACGTCTCGGCTGTTCCTATCCCGACTTTGTCTGTCTGCTTCTGCGCGCATTTGCCGACCGTGCCGTCTATGCCGACTCGACGTGTTCCGGTGCCCTGCGACCCAGGATCCGCGCCGCGAGCGCCTGGTTCACGCGACCGTTGGCGCGTCTCTCATCGCCCCGCGACGTGCCGCACGCCGTGCGCCGTTATATCGACAGTCCGCACGAGTCGTACCGCTGGCACGGCATATTTCAAGGTGAGTGGATGAGCGGCGTGCTCCACGGCATACGGCTCGACGAGGCGCGCGTCGAGGTCATAGTCTGCCTGCTCGCCGGGCGCCGGTGCGCCGACAGGACGTCCTCTCTCTTTGCCTCGCCTCGGTCCCTCCTCGACCGGGCCTCGGCGGCGTACCGGGGACCCCTGCGCGCCGGCGTTCTGCCGTTGGACGTGCTGGCGCGGACAGCCGCCCGCGCGTGGCATCGGGTGTGTATGGAAACACCCCTGCCGTCGGGTCGCCTGCCGCACGGAGATGCACTGGTGGACATTGCCCGCGCCTTTGGCGTCGAGCCCACCCGCGCGCAACGGGAGCGACCCGAACTCTTGTGCGCGCGCCTGGCCGAGCCGGCCATCGCCGAGATGGTGCGGTCGCGCTACGGCCTCGAACCCGTGCGCGTGCCCATTGCATTTGGCGCGCTGTCTCATTGCGCGCAGTTGTGGGCGTCACTTGCCGATTGCGCACCTGGCACCCGACCCGACCCAGAGACCTCGCACTGCCTGGCGCAGTACGCCTCGCGCAATGGTGTCACCCTTGACACTGACGACAAAGCCGACGCGCAGCGACTGTACGCGCGGATGGCCGTGCTCGCCACCGGATGCCGTGGACCCGACCAAGGACCTGGCCGCCGTATTTCCGACGACGCATGCTGACGCGCCCACAGCCCCATTTTTTGTTTTTTTAGTTGACCGACCCGCACCAGACCACAATGCACCTTTTGCCCCTTGTTTTTATGTGTGCACACGCGACATGTGTTGTTGGCACATGCGCGCCGACGGCGCAAAAAGACGAAAAAAAATCAAAAATCAAAAAAAAAAGAAAGGGTTGCGTGTAATGCAAAGAAAATTTTTTGGGCCTTTTTTTTCTCGGCGGGCCTTTTCTCTCTCTCTCTCTCTCTGCGAAAGAGACTCGACACACCGGAAACCAAAAAAAAAACAGAAAGTGCGACAGCAATGACGTAGCCGGTTGTTTGGTCGTGGGGCTCCAAAATCGCAGCGCGCCGCGAGGCCCGGGTTCGCGCGAGCGCGGCGCCAAACCGACCCTCCCCCCCTGATGAAAAAACCGCAAAAACCCTGATATAACCAAAAAATATCCGAGATAAAATAAGAAATTATCCGGGATAAATCCAGGCACGCCTATTTACGAAAAAGGCTCGTCGCCGCCCTTTTTTTGGTTTCTGTCGTCTTGCGCGCGCGCAATGGCGAGGCTGCATCGACGACCTCTTCCCGCGGTTTTTTGAACCGCCCCTGATGTCGCGTCCATCAATCGCGGTGGACCGGCTTCTTGGCCAAGAGGCCAAAAAAATTTCGAAAAGAAAGATCGATTTCGCTCTTTGTTTTGGGTCGCCAATCCATCTCTCGGGTCCGCCGTGCGCCTTTTCATGGCCGCCATTCCTGCAGGCAGTCGCCTCTTTGTGAAAGCAAAACAGAAAAAAAACTCGGCCCTGTTTTTGGCCCCCAAACACGGCGGCCCCAAACAAGGAGGCAGACCGACATCGGGATGGTTCCTTTCTTTTATTACTTGCGCAAACCCGCCTCTTTTTTTTTCATAGGGCACAAGAAATGGGATAGGCCGATGGCCATTTGGTAATGCTGCCGACACGGGGGACGACGACAAAAACCCAAGAGAGAAAAGAGCGACGGCGGGCCAGACGAAAGGAAAAAAAAGAGCCGGCCGTCGCCCTGCAAAAGGAAGTTGAGTTAAAGAAACAAGAAATCGTCAATATCTTTTTGTTCTCTTTTTTTCTTCTCTTTTTTCGGTCATGTGGGCGTTTTTAGGTTTGTTGTTGGGCATCTTTTTTTTCTTTTTTTTTCCCCATTGCCGCAGGCCACGATGATTGACGCTGGAAACATAAAAAAAAGACAAAAACAAAAGGGGCGAGCCTAGTTGGCGGGGCGACCGCGCGCGACGGCGCCGGCCGGGCGTTGCTTGTGCTGCGCGCGGGCGTGCTTGCGGCGCGTGGTCTCGGCGGGCATCGGACGTGGCTGGGCGCCCTCGGGGGCCGGCTTCTTGGCGGCGCGCGGTGCCCTGGGCGCGTCCTCGACAAAGACGGGTCCCGTCGTGCCGTCGACCCACGTCCACCAGCCGCGGCACGAGTTGCGCAGCACGTTGATGTGGGCGAGGTCGGCGTCAAAGCGACCCTCGCCGACGCGCAGCCGGTGGGCGAGCGTGTCGGCGAGGTCCGTGTACCACCAGGCGCCATCAAAGCGCTCCTGGCAATAGTCGGTCATGAGGGCGCGCAGGGCCTGGCGGAGGGCGCCCTTGAACGCGGCGGCCTCGGCCTCGCGCGCCGCGCGAACCGCCTTTTGCCTTTGCTCCTTGGCCGGGTCGTCCGCGGCATTGTCGGCCGCAGTGTCTCCCGCGGTCGGCGCCGCCGGACGCGGTCGTCCGCGCGGCACGGGCTTGCGCGGCACGACGCGCGTAAACTTGGTGTCGGCGTGAAAGACAGGCTCGGACGCATTCTCGGGCCAGCGCCACCAACCGGCGGCGGCGTCGCGGATGATGCCCAGCGCCAACAGGTCGGGCTCGACAGTGCCATAGCCGTCGTGGAGCCGATTGCGGAGGATGCGGTCGAGGCCCGTGATCCACCAGGCGCCGTAGCGCTCCTGCGAATACTCGGTCATCATGGCGCGCAACGCGCGACACATGGCCGCTCGAAAGGCCGCCTTGCGGGCCTCTTGGCGTGCCGCCTTGTTGTTGTTGTTTTGGTGGCGGTGGCGGTGGTTGGGATCGCGACTCTGGGCGTGGTCGTCGCCGTCGGTTGCAACGTGCGCGTCATCGGCGTGTTGGGTGGCCTCCTCGTCGTTGGTATGGCACGCCTCGGCCTGCTGGGCCGCCTTTTCGGCAGCGGCCCTGCGGGCGATGGCCGCCTGTGCGCGGCGCTGGTGGCGGTTCATCGGCGCGGCTGCGGTGGACGTGGTCGTGCTCATGGTGCAGTGCAGCGAGGGTCGGAAGCAAGGGAAAAAAAAGGATGAGGCGTGCGGCTCCCTTTCGGTCTGTCTCGGTCTCCCTCGGCGCGGCGAATGGGCGCTGTTTCCTTTAGACTAGGCCGCGCGGGAAAAAAAGAGACGCAAGCGCAAACCAGCGCGACCGCAAAAGGCGCTCGGCCGGCGCCGCTCCTGGCTAGACCCGCCGCGCTTCTCTCTCTTTTTCGCTTCCGGTTGGCGCTCGCCTGCCTTCTGGCTTTTTTCTATCTGGTCTTTTTTCTTTTCTTTTTTCATTCTTTCTTTTTTACTCGGTGGTCGAGATTCGGTCGAGAACCGACTCGAGATGCCGCCTCGGGACTGCCGACGCGAAACAAAAAGACACGGACCCGACAGAGGCATTTCTTTCTGGGCGCTCGACGGCGGCGAGAGAAAGAAAAAGAGAGAGAGACCATGGCGGCCGACTCCCATCCTTTGTGCCATGGATGGGGAAAAGGAGGTCAAATCAGGTCAGTGGCGCCGAGGTGCGCGTCGCCGTCACGTAGCCGGGCTCGCTGACCACCTCGGCGGCGGTGGGCTGGCGGAACCGCAGCCAACACCCATGGGGCTGCCACAGGGGGTTGGCCGGGCGCGCGTTGGTGTCGTACACGTATTGCACGCAGCCGGCGTGGGCGGCGCACTGGCCCTCGCACGCGGCCTGCGTGGCGGCCGATCCAATGTAGGACCCCACGGTGGGGTCGGCCAGCCGCTGCGAGAGACCCTCGTCGGCCAGGTTGGTGCGGATCGAGTTGACGCCCGTCTGCACGGCAAAGCCCGTCGCGGTGGGCGTCGGCGTCGGCACGGTTCCTCCGCCGCCCTCGTAGCGCGCCCGGTAGATGAGCCAGCCGACGAGGGCGCCCACCAGCAGTGCCAACAGGAGGCCGCCGATGATCCACGGCGCGGCTCCCAGACCGCGCGCGGCCGGCACCGGCTGCGCGGCCACCACCACGGGCGTCGTCGCCACAGACGCCATCGATACCGGGATTTGGTTTCTTTTTTTCCCTGTGCCCTTTCCTTTTCTTTTTTTTTCTTCTACGCCTCTATTTCCTCGTCGCCCGGCGCCTTTTTTTTAATCGTCAAAGGGGCGGGGGACAAAAGCGGGCTTTTTCGTCTGGGGAGGGGGCCGCTCGTCCAGATGGCAGAGGTTCGCCGCGAGGAGGGCGAGCAAAACAACAGAGAGGGCGCGACGACTTTTTCCCGCCCTAGACCCGCTTTTGCGTCGTCGCGCGGCCACGCAGGCGAGACCGACGCATTCGTGGCGCCCTCTCTCTCTCGCCGTCGCCTCTTGTCGGCCGCGCCCCTCCCCTCCCCCCTTGTTCCTTTTTCTTGCAGAGGCCGTGGCACTCTCTTTTTTTTTCTCCCCTCTCTCCGAGGCCGCCACCGCCAACCGACCGCCTTTTGTGATCGCGGCTTCGACCGCGCCCATGGTTTGGGTCGATTTTGTGTTTTGGCGCCCGCGGGCGGCCGCCGCACAACAAAGAAAAAAAGACCCAACGGAAACAAAGCACGACAAAAAGAGATGGCGACAATGACGGCGACAAAAGAAAAAGAAAAGAGACAGGGCCGAGATTGACGAAGGAAAAAGAGCGCTCTTTTTTTTGCATGGCCTTCTTTTTGCGTGGCCTCTTTGGGCGAGAGATGGCCAGCACAGCGGCGTCATCATCGTCGTCATTGTTGTTATTATTGTCAGGGGAGGGTGACGGCGCCCTGGTCGGCATGTCGTTGGCCGACCTCGGGCTGTTGCGCCGTGCGCCGCGGCTGGCGCGCCTCCTTGGCCGAGGCAGCCGCGGCGCGGCACGTGGCACACGGACACTGGCCCAGGGCCTTGGCCGATCGGTGCGGGGGCACGGCGGCGCGCGCGTGGGACAGACAGGCGCCCGGCAGCACGGCGGCCATGTGGCGCGCGATCTTGCAAGCGGCGTCGGCGCCCGCCATGCGCATGGCCTCGACGGTGTCGATCGAGGCAGCATAGGGGCCGCACAGCACGGCGACCATGGGCATCGACTTGTGCCGGATGGCCACGGCGAGCGCGCGCGCGTCATAGGGCGCGCCGGAGCCGGCCACGATGGCGAGCGCCTGCGCGTTGAGCGACTTGGCGGTGCGCTTGAGCGGGTTGTAGCGCGCCATGGGCGCCACGCCGGCCTTGTGGAGAAAGAGCACGACGTCGGCGTGCCCGTGGCGTGCCGCACAGCGCGCCGCCTCGGGCGTGAGGCACTCGCGGTGGGCCTCGGCCAGCCAGCGGATGACCTCGAGGCGGCCGTGTTCGGCGGCCTTGAGCGCCACGCGCGCGTCCCTCCACTCGGGCACGGCGCCCGCGCGCTCGCGCTCGCCCGCCGCCCACTTGAGGATGTCGAGGCAGCGCGGGCGGTCGCTGACGGTGGCGGCCTCGATCGTCGACACGGCACAGCGTCGCAAGCCAGACTCGTGCGCCCAGCGCACGGCATCGGCGTGGCCCGCCGAGGCCGCCGTGTCGACGGCCGCACGCGCACACGAGATCTCTCGGTTGTTGGACGAGTGCGACGCCACCCAGCGAGCGAGTGGCACGCGCCCGCGTCTGACGGCGTCGTTGAGCAGGTAGGATGATGGAACGATGGCGTGCGGGCACCGGCTCTCCAGGAGCCAGTCGAGGATGTCGACGCGGTCATTGTCCCACGCCGTGAGGCCGACGTTGCTGTCCCACCCGGTCTGGGCGCACGCCGCGTGCGGCGACATGGGCGAGGCGCCCTTGCGCTTGCACGCCTCGGCCGCGCAGTGGGCCATGCCGCGGTGCAGGTGCTGGACGAGTGAGAGGTGACCTGCGCGTGCCGCACGCAGCATGAGTCGCGTGGCGATGAGCGTGTCGGCAAAGCCCAGACGCGCGGCGATCTCAAACGTGGTACCCGCGTGGCCGGCCTCAACGGCCGCGACGAGCGCGCGATTCAGGGCGCGCGCGTTGCCGGGCACATCGAGCGGCGACGCCCGCCAGGCGAAGCCGCGCAGGCTCGGCTTAAAGGCCTGCATGACGACGGCGACGATGTCGCGCCGCCCGCGCGCCGCCGGCCGTTCGAGCATCGCGAGCGTGACCCGGCGGCGCTGGCGCTTGCACAGGGCGACGATGTCGCCCACGGGCTCGTCCGAGTCAAAGATGTCGCGGCCCGACCCGAGCGCGTAGCGGCGCGCGAGCATCTCGGCGCGCGTGTAGACGTGAAAACACGCCGAGGCCAGCAGGCACGCGCCCAGGTCGCGGTCGCCGACGAGGTCGAGAACGAGCCGCAGCATCTCGACGGGCATGGCGTCCAACGCGAGCGGCGGGCCTCTGCTGTCGCCGGTCGGGTTGACTGAGAGCGCGCACTCTGTCCGTGGCCGCTTGGCAGACTCGTCCTGTGTGCGAGGTCGCTCCTGTTCGTCGTCCCGTTCAAGGCACTGCCGCGGCCGTTTGCAAGAGGCGCCTGCGTCGCTCGGCTCTGTGATGCGCCCATACGCCGCCGGCGACCAGGCCGCCGTGGCCACGTGCATGTGTATGTCTCTCTGTCTCGCCGTCGCGTCGATCGGTGCGTCGTCGGTGGGCGGACCCAAAAGATGGCCGTCCTCGTCAGACTCTGCCGAGATGATTGGCCTCGTCGTCGTTGTTGTTGCGGTTCTTGGGGTGGTCATCGATAGGTGGTCTTTTTTTATGGGCGTGGTCGTGGTGGCCGGTGCGATAAACCTTGTTCTGGCTGCACCGGCGGGTCCTTTTTTATATTGCCTTTTGGACCCACTTCGACCGAACACGATCCCGGTTTTTTTGTGGCAACAAAAACTTGGGAAAAAAGTCGACGCGCACGCTAAAAGGAACCGCGAATCGCGTCGCTGGGCTGCTCTGTGCGGGTGGGTCGGTGCGGTCAAGAGCGAGGGAAAAGGAGGCAATAAGCGTGGCACCTCCGAATAGCGCGGTGCCGCATGGACTGAGGGCGAGACCACCGCCACTCAGACGCGGCCCGGACAAATCGGCGTCAGCAGCCCGTCGGGTCGGTCCGCCTCTCGCGCCGGCTCTCCAGAGGAGGAAAAAAAAGAGACGACGCAAGAGCGACCATTGGATGAAAAAACAGTGAAGAAAGAAGAGCGCACGACTCTCTTTTTTTTTGGTTTTTCTTTGTGTCCATTGTCTCTGACAAAGCGGTCACAGACGCAAAGCCGCCGCCGACATACGCGAGGCCCGCCGACACGAAAGAAAGAAAGAAAGAAAAAAAGGGTCATGGCGACAGCAGCGGGCGCGCCATCAGACACGGAATGCGAGCCGACATCCCTCGGTCCGGTGCTCGACGGTCGACTTACAGACAGGCAGGTCGAGGCGCTGCGCAACGAATTGATGACCCAATGGTCTGGCCACCGCGACGTGTGGGGCACCTACGTGGGCACCGACGACCAAGGACGCCACTTTGTCGGCTTTGATCTCGGCGACAATGCGGAACCGTTCCCGGATCGCCTGCCCATTGCAGCGCTCGGCGGGTTCGAGGTGCCCCTGCGCACTTGCGTCGTCGGCCGCATCATCGCCTATTGACCACATCTGGCGTCGCTGTTTTTTTGCCTCTTTTTTTTTTTTAAACATTGCCCTTGTCTCTTTCGAGTTCTCCCCAACAGCGCAATACATCTTGCCACCTTTTTTTCCATGCATTTTTGTCCTTGCTCTTTTTTTTGTTTCGACCGCCTTGCGTGGCCGTGCAAAGCAAGACCAGCCCGAAATCGAGGACGACCACATATATAGGATATAAGAGAGAGAGAGAGAGAGAGAGAACAATGGCGACGCTGAGGATCCAATTTGGGTTCTGTGCACATGGCCGTTCTTTCCGTTTTTTTTCGCGCGGTGTCGTCGCCGCGCTTTCGCTCTATGGCTTTCTGTCGGCCTTGAATTTTTTCGTTGGAGAATGGCCTATTGGCGCGCCATTCATCCCGAGGCGGGGCGCCTCTGGCTGGTGTGCGTGCGCTCACAGACTCGTCATCTCCGGTCCCTCATCCTCTTTTTTTCTACGTTGCTCGCCCATCGTCGCTGGGCGCCGTGAGTGTTTCTCGTTGGAAAAGGAGAAAAAAAAAGAAAGAAAAAATGGATTCATCGACGATGGAGCCGACGCCGGCCGGAAGCGGCCAACTGTCGCTAGAGGCTATGCCCGCCGAAGTCATCGCAGCGCTTCTCTCGTGGTTGCCGCCGTCGGCCGTCGGCGCGTGCCTGGCGGCGTCGCGCCTCTTTTGGGTCCTCGGCGAGGCCGCCATGGGTCGGCAGGCCCTCGCACGCGCCGTGGACAGTGCTGGCGGTGTCTGTCCGTGTGCGGCGCGTGCCCGAGACCGATTGGTCAGAGATGCGCGCCGGCCCCGCGGGTTTTGTCCCATTCGGGGCGCGCCAACAGCGTCTGCGACGGCACGCCTCCACGGACCATCGTTGGACGGCGCACACGCATGTTTGCCGGCCGCCATGACGGCAGCCGCCGCCTCGGGGAGATTGGATCTCGTGCATGCTCTCTATGCACGCGCGGCCCTCCTTTGGTACGGCGATGCGCGGTGTGCGTGCTGCGTCGATTTCACGCCTAGGGACGCCCCGACGCGGCGCTGCCAGCCGTGGTGCGCCAACTGTGCCGCCTTTCTCGATTGGATCTTTTGTCGTCGAGCCGCGACTGACACGCAACCCGACGGCCACCCATTTGCGGCGGCCCTCGCTGCCGGGCACCTTGGCGTGGCGGTGTGGATTGCCGCGGCGGGGGGCCTCCACTACAAAGGCTGCCAAGAGATCATTGACGTCGCCCTGGCGCGTGCCCACTGGGCCCTGGCACGCGACTGCAGCGACGCCATCGTCGCCCTAAAGGAGGACGATGCCGGTGATGTCACACGGGACCAGTCGAGCGGCGATGCCGACGAGCGGTTGCTCACGGCGCTGTGGCGCGCGTGGCCCAAGACCGCCCGCGCCGTCATGTGCCGAGTCCTGCACTGCGGTGGCGTCGACGCATGGCAAAAGGGGGCACGCATGTGGCGCGGTTCCCGCGATGGCAGGCGCTGGCTCATTACGGATTCGATGCTCGTGATCGGCGCCGCCGCAGCGAGCGCGCGGCCCGACGACGCGCTCTCATGGGTGTGGCGCGAATTTGCCGATATGTTTCTCGATCGTCCGGTTGCGTGTCGCCGCATGGCGATCGCAGCGGCGCTGGCCGGGCGCATGGACGTTGCCATGGAGGCCGCGCGCGCATACGGCGATTACATGACCGACGTCGCGCCAGAGCGCCCTCTGGCTCATTCAACGGCGGCAGTGTCTGATATACGTGCGTCAGTCTCTGTGGCCGAGGTCTTTGGCGCCGTCGACGGTCTCGCTGGCAACCGCCATGACAGAGATGGCGCTCTGGCCGACAATGACCGCCGCGCCGTCGGCCTCGACGACAGCCACGAGACAATCTCGTGCGGCATCGTATCGGCCGCGGTGCGCTCGGGTCGTGCTGACGCCATCGACACGGCCATCGTCCTGTGGCGCCGCTGCCACGCGTGCGCGGCACGCAAGGGCTTTGCGTGTGGTTCGTTTGACTGGCACAACGACAAGACTCTGCAGGCGCCCGGTCTGGGTGTCGGTCTCGTCCGCGTCGTCGCCCACTACCCACGCATATGGCCCACCGACCACGCACTCGACGCCGTCATAGGCGCCGGCCGGGCCGACCTGCTGGACCGCATCGGCATGCCGGCTTACCTCGAACCCGCGCGCCTTGCGCGGTGGATTCGAGACATGGGTCGAGGCGGCTGCGCGGACGCTCTGGTCCGCGTGCTCGCCGACTGTCCCATCCGAGCGGACCCCTTTGGCGGCGTGGATCTGACGCCGGCGCTCGTCGCCGCCACCGACGCCGGGCGCCTGGACATTGTGCTCGTGTCGTGGCCTCACATTTCGGACCGGCACAGGACGCGCGCGGCAGACGCCATCGCCGACGCGGCGGCCAAATCCAACCGCGTCGACATTCTCGCGTGGCTGGCCGACGGCGCCACGCCATCGCCCACACAGGGGCTCTGGGTCGTGGCGGCCGAGCGGGGCGACCTCGGCCTGCTCGGTGTGCTTACAGCACGCGCCAAACAGTGGCCGGCGTCGTGCGCCTCGATCGCCGTTGCCCATGGACACGTTGCGTGCGCGGCACTCCTTTTGGGATTGCCACCCGTACACGCGGGTGTCGACAGAGACGCGTCCCAGATGCGCAGCGGGAGACCTCAATCGGCGTCGACACGCGCATACAAGCGACGCCGCACCGACGATGCCACTGCCGCCCGCCGCCCGACCTTGCCGCCCTCGTACGCGGTCGATGCCCTCGCGCGCGGTCACACCGACGCGCTCGACTGGGCCGCCGCCGGGCCGTTTTGCATACCGTGGGCCGATGTGTCGATCGCCGCAGCGCTCGACCGCGCGCAAGACGTCGTGTGCTTTGATGCTATCGTACGTTGGACGACCCAGTCGCCGTGGGCGCGCGTCTCACCGCGCCTCGCTTTCGATCTGGGCACGTGGGCCAGCACGACGCTGGCCTCGGGCGACCCCGTGCGCATCGGGCGCCTGCTGGCGCGCTGCCCGTGGCAATCGTGGGGCGTGACGCCAAGCGCCGCCGCATCGGGCATGTGCGCGTGTCCGCTGGGCGCATGGCGTACGCTTGAGGCGCGCCGCATCGTGGACTTTGACGCGCCGTGCTTTGCCCATGCCGCCGCGGCGTCGGGCCGCGTCGACGTGCTCGTGTGGATGGCCGACGAGCGGCGTCCCGCCGGTCCGACACACGGCGGGACGCCTCTCTTTACAGTCGCCCACGCCGAGACGGCCTACCGCAGTGGACATATGGGCGCCACGGCATGGGTACTGGGCCGGCTCGACGCGGCCGCCGTCGCCGATTTTGCGGCACAAAATAGGCGGAGCCTAAAGTCGGCCGGCGCACAAGTCCTTCGGCCGCTCTTGCCCCATCTGTGATCCATCTCTTTTTGTGTGTGCGTGTGTGTGTGTGCGTTGCCTTGTGTTTTCTTTCTTTGTCGATTAGCAGGTGTCCCTTCTGACATCATGACACTGGCGATCGTCTCTTTTTTTGTACCGCGGGATAATAACAACAATAACTCTTTTTTTTTCCTTGGCTTGGCGCGCCCGGCGAGCCATCATACCCACATTTCGCCAAAGAAAGAAAAAAGAGTGGAAAAAAAGAGGCCCCGACGACGCCCGCCGGCCACGGCCGTGGCCTTTTTGCGCAGCCGCCACCTACAGCCGCGCAAGAGCAAAAAGAGAGGAGGGCACGCGAAAAAAGGGCACGCGCGACGGCGACTGCATAAAAGGTCCACCGTCGGCTGCGCGTCCGCACGCGGATCCCAGGAAAATGGATGCCTGTTTTTCTTTTTTTTTTCCCATCCTTTTTTCCGATTTCTCGTCGTGGGCGATGAGAGGTCGCGCTGTCGGCGGCATGAGTCTTTTTCGCACGCGCATCTTTTCTTCCCTCTGCGTCGCGTCGCCGGCAAAAGCCTTTTGTTTTTTTTCGCCCAACTTTTTTTGTTTGCACGTGCGCGCGCTCTTTTTCTCAATCGGGCTGGGGATCGGTCACGGCGGTGGCAGTAGCGGTTCGAGTTCGGGTTTGCTCACGAGACCGACGGCATCGAGCCAGTTGGCCAGCAGGCCCATGGCACTGTCGGCACCGGAGGAGGTCCCACGGAAGCCCACCAGGAGCGCGCGCGGCACGGGCGTCAAACGGCAACAGCGGCGCCATGCCACGCGGTCGCCGACGCGCGACCACGCAGCGTCAACGAGCACCGCATGGTGCCACGCGCCTTGGCTCTCGATCACATCGTCGTGCGTCGGATGCGCGACGGCGCCAGCGTCTGTGCATCGCAGGGCGAGAGCGCACACCCGGCGCAGGTCGCTCGGACGGCAGGGTCCGTGAGGTGCGCCTGCGGCGGCGGCGGTCGCTGCCATCGCGGCGATCGTGGGTGCCCACACGTCACACAGCGGACCCGTCGCATCGCCGCACACGCACGCTGTGCGGTGGAGGACGAGGACGAGTGCGTCGGCGGCGTCCCAGTGGCCCATGTCAACGGCGCGCATGAGGCGGCTGCGCGCCGTGTGCCACAGGGACGACGGGGCCGCGTTCACGGCCGGCGCCATGATCGACGGCCACGCGTCGAGCGCGTAGAGCACGGCGCGGGGGAGCGGCCCAAACAGGGTGCCCGCGCGAGGCGACACGCCCAGTGCGGCGTCCAGGATGGCCTCGGCGTCGGCGGCATCGGGCACAAAGCCCAGCGATCGGCACAGCCAGTCGAGGACCGGCGCACAGCGGGCGCCGTGACGCGCCGCCGCCACCGCCAACGTCGACGCCAGGCGCCGGCGCGTCTCTGCTACAGCACAGCGGTCGCCGGCGAGACCGAGGGCGCGTGCGTCGCGCGCCGCCAGCCAGGCGCACATGGGCACGTGGCCGGCGCCGGCGGCCGCCACTATGGCGCGCTCGGGCGAGTAGGCCATGCCGAGGCGGGCACACGCGCCAAAGGCCCGCACGTTGCCCCAGCGCGCGGTGAACCACCACCACGGGGTCTGGTCGTCGGCCGTGCGCCTCACGGCCCTACATGCCGTGGCGGCCTCGGCCGATTCGGGCCGGCCGTCGCATGCGAGCACGCTGAAGTCGTCGGCGCGCTCGGGCAGCGTGCCGGAACACACCTCTGGCGCCAGTGCCATGCGCGCGAGCAGCGCGGCGGTGCGTCCCGAACCGTCGCGCCACGCCGCACGGAGCCATGCGGTCCGCGCCATCGACTGGAGCACGGCGTCGTCGCGTGAGCGCGCGGCGCGCAAGAGCACGAAAGCCACCGTGTCACGATGGCCGGCGCCGGCGGCCGCCGCCATGGCTTCGGTCGTCAGTTTGGCGTCGTGGGCGTCCACAAGGGCCGCAACGACGCCGGCGTCGGCGCAATGGGTGGCTGCCACGCGCAACAGGGTGCCGCCGGCGTGCAACGCACCCGCACGTTCGCCTTGGTCGGCCGGCGCGCACGCCGCGAGGACGGCAGCGATCGAGGCGCGCGTCGATGCCGCCAACATGGCGGCGGCGATCTCGACGGCGCACGCGCAGCGTAGCGCGCTCGCCCACGACCAGAGATCGACTACCGCGCGATCGGCATCGACGCGCGGAAGCCTGTTGGAGGCGCGCTGGTGCACGAGCGCGGCCACGGCCGACGCATGCACGACCAGGTTGGGATGGGGTACGGCGCGTGGGACCTCGCGACGGATGCGTCGCATGTCGGCGCGCGACGCTCCGTCGACGATGGCGCGCCATCGGTGGCAGACGGCGCGTGCGGCAAACCGCCATAAGGCGTCGAGGCGCGAGCGGCCCTCGGCTCCGGCTCCGTTGAGGACGGCATCGAGTATCTCGTCGGGGAGCGTGTCCAGGCCCGTCGCCATCAACTGCGAGACCGTCCCGCGACGCACACGCGCTTGAGGCCTTTTTTGGCCTCCTCCTTTTTCTTTTCTGTTTTTTTCTTTTAGGTGTTGTCTGCTCGCGCGTGACTCTTCTTTTTTCCCTCTCTTTCTGTTGGCGTGGCTCGCCGGTGCGCCCGTCGACACTCGGACAGGGTGGTCGCGCGCCCGTCCCTTGTCTTTTTCTTTTCCTTTTGCGTCCGTGCTCTCTTCTCTCTTTCTTTTTTTACGCCTTTTCCTTTATGCGGCGCCACTCCCTGCGCGCGCCCATCAGAGGCGCCAGCAAGGCGAATCGCATGCTCAAAAAAACAAAGAGAAAATGGACCCGCGCAAAGGCCACCATCGCCAACTCGTCCTCCTCATCGATTTGAAAGAGGCGCGGGCCAGACCGCCACAAAGACGACAACACACCCCATCGCGCCCATGGTGGGCGCCGCAAGTAGTGAAAGAAAAGAGCGCACAAAAAAGGGACACCGATCGCGCCGACGAGGCAGTGCACACAAAAAGATCCGTGTCATACAACAATATATTTTGGGGATTCTTGACACAAACAAAACAAAAAGAATACACACGCAACGGCGCGAAATAATCTTGGGGAGGGGGTGGGGGAGAGGAGGAGAGATCGGCATGGCTCGGTCCCCGTCGGCGTGTCCGTTTTTTTGCCCTAGTCGCCGCCGCCGCGTTCGATCCACTCGGCCACGTCTGCGTGTTTGTACTCGCGCGCCGTCATTAGGGCGACTTCCCTATTCCACGGACATCCGTTGGCACGCGCCCACTGAAGCACTGCCAGGTGGCCGCCCTCGGCCGCTGCGTCGCATGTCCTGGTGTGCCACTGGTATCCTTTGGTCCGCAGCCACTGCAGCGTCGCCAGTTGCCCACGGTAGGCAGCCCGGTGACAGGTCCATCCGCTGCTGCATGAGCACACTTCCTGCGCGCGCATCCATTCGAGTACCTCTATGCGACCGCCCGCGGCCGCGTCTACGCACGCGCAGAAGCCACGGGGGCACCCATTGTCTAACGCCCAGCGGAGCACCTCGATGTGGCCCCCGGCGGCCGCCTCGCAATACACTCTTTTATCCCAGTGGCAGCCGTTAGATCTGGCCCACTGGATCACCTCTAGATGGCCTCCGCTGGCCGCCTGCGCGCACGTCCGCTCGTTCCAAGGGCATCCCTCGGTCCTCAGCCACTTGAGCACATCAAGGCGGCCGGCGCGGGCCGCGCCCGAACACGCGCTCGGGCCGGACCGCCATCCGTTGCCGAGCAGCCATCGGGCGATCTCCAGGTGCCCGCCACCGGCCACTGCCGACCACACGACGTTGAGCCAGTGGCGGCCAAAATACGTCGACCACCACATCTCCTTGCGTGGATGCGAGCCGCCCACCATGAGCCATCGCACGGCGTCGAGGTGGCCCGCCGCGGCCGCGGCGGCGCAGACGTCGTGTTCCCACGGACAGCCGTTGGCATTGGCCCATTCGAGCGCTGACAGATGGCCTCTGGACGCCAGGCCGTGCATGTAACCCTTTTCGGCGCGTCCTTTGCCCAAACGGACCAGGGCGGACCGCCACCGTCGGTTGACCCACGCCGCCGCCACGGCCTCGACCCCGTCCAAGTGGTCCAAAATCGCCGCCAGCAGTTCGTTCGGGAGCGCCAAGTCGTCGGCCCCGCTGTCATGCGGCAGTGCGCGGCTTGCCCGCGGGCGCGCGGCGCGCCGCCTCGCTCTGCGCCGTCTCGACTGGCCCATTCCCTCTTTTTGTGGCCGCTCTCTCTGTTTTTTTTTCGCTCTTGCTTTGTGGGCCGACTGCGCCGTCCCTGTTTTTTTTCCACCCCGCGCGCTGTAGGGCGCGCCCGCGAATGCGGCAACCACTGTTTGTCCCCTCTTGATTCGATGAGGAACATAGAAAAAAACCAAGGCGCGGATACAATGTCGACACGTCCCCAAAGGCACGCCCAAAAGTCTTTTTGTCGCGGTCCATCTTGGTTTCTTTCTCGGCCGTCCACCATTTTCTTTTCGTAATCGCACGGCGTGCTCGATGGCAGTCTCTTTTTTTTCTGGGCTTTTCTTGGGCGAAAGAGCGACGGGAGGACGCGACCCGGCGCCTCCTTTTTTTTGCGATGCCGTCGGGCCGCGGAGCCGTGCGATCCTCCAGCGGGGAAAAAAAAGGAGTATCCTTCTGGTGTCGGCATCGCGCTCGCCTTGTTTTCCCAGTCCTTTTCTCTTTTTTTCCAACGTAAGGTGGGACTTCCGCTGTGGCCTGCGCTGATGACGTCTCTCAGGCCCAAACAAAAGAGGGCATGAGCGCACCTTGTGCCCTCGCCCACCCCCACCTCAAAACCTGGTCCACCGAGAGAGCCCGTTGGACGCCGACCGGGAGCACGCTGCCCGTCCAAAAGGACAGGCTCTTTGGGCCTGCGCACGAATATCTCCACAGGAGTATCTCGGCTGTTGCTGCCGCTACTGAAGAAAACAAGAGGAGGTACCTGGACGATATCCTTGCCATTTCTCTTTTTTTTTCGTCAGCGCACCCAATAAAGGCAGCAAGCCATGCAACCCCGCCGAGTCGGTTCAGCGCCCGTCTTTTGTGTTTTTCAGTTTTTTTTTGCACGCGCCATATTGACTCGACGGCGTTGTCGTGTGCCGGGCACACAGACGACCTCGCTCAATCGCCGCTGTCGGCTTCCTCCTCTTGGTGGCAATCGTCGTCGGCTTCCTCCCCTTGGTCGTCGTCGGTGTCTCCTATCTCGCAGTCGCCGTCGGTATCGCCATCATTGTCACAACAACGAGCGAATCCGATGGTGTGATCATCGCCGCCACCACCATCGCCATCGCTGTCGGTGTCGCCGGGACGACGATCACCGACGCCATCGACGTCGGTGCGCGCGGTCGCCATGCGGTGCGCCCACGCGAGCGCCCGCTCCCTGGTCTCGGCGTCGCACGGACAGCCGTTGATTACCAGCCAGTGGAGGGCATCGTACGGCATGTACGGCATGGCGCTTAATTCCTCGTCCCACGGGCACACGCCACTGTCGCGCAGCCAGGTCAGGGCGTCGATGTTTCTGTACTCGGCGGCCACCTCGCTCAGCCGCTCCCCCCATGGGCAGTCGTTGTCCTTGAGCCATTGCAGCATCTCTGCGCCGCAGCGGGCGACCGCCCTGACCGACGTGAAGGCGTTCCAGGGACATCCGTTGGCACGCAGATATTGGATGACGTGCACATAGCCGGACCCGGCCGCCTCGGCGCACGCCGCCGCGTCCCACGGGCATCCGTTCTCCCTGGCCCACTTGAGGACCTCGAGGTGACCTCCGAGGGCGGCGTTGGAGCAGGTTTCTTCGTCCCACGGGCATCCGTTGGCGTGCGCCCATTTGAGAATCTCTAGATGACCTCCAAGGGCGGCGCTGGAGCAAGTTTCCTCGTCCCACGGGCACCCGTTGGCGCGCGCCCACTTGAGGACCTCTAGGTGGCCCTCGGCGGCGTCGGAGCAGGTGTCCTCGTCCCACGGGCATCCATTCTCCCTGGCCCACTTGAGGGCCTCCAGGTGGCCTCCGAGGGCGGCGTCGGAGCAGGTTTCCTCGTTCCACGGACAGCCGCTGGCCCGCACCCACTTTAGCATCTCCAGGTGACCGCTCTTGGCGGCGCCGGCGCAGGTGTCCTCGTTCCACGAGAAGTCACAAGTGCGGAGCCACTGCACGACGTGCAGATGGCCGCCGCGGGCTGCCATCGAGCACATGCACTCGTCCCGGATGGAGCCGTTTTCGACGAGCCATTGGAGCGCCTCCAGGTGACCGCCTGCGGCCGCCTCGACAGAGGCCATCGCACTCCACGGCGCACGGTTGACCTGGAGCCAGCGGAGCACGTGAAGGTGGCCCCCCGCCGCCGCTTGGGCATAGACGCGCTTGTCCCAGCGGCAGCCCTCTGCACGTAGCCACTGGAGCGCGTCGAGATGGCCGCCGCCCGCCGCGGCGGCGCACGCGCAGTGCGGCCACGTGCGCACGTCGGCGGTCACTCGCGGCGCGACGATGAATTCATCGGTGGTCATGCGCGGCGTGGCAATGAATTCGTCGTCGGCGGCGTCGACGCCGCTCCACGGGTGCGTGCTCTCTTTGAGCCATTGAAGCACTTTGACGTGGCCCCCGCCAGCCGCGCTCACGACTACGCCAGTGTCCCATGGGCAACCGTTCTCGACGAGCCACTGGAGCACGTCGGGGCGGCCGGCGCCGGCCGCCGCGCTGCAGGCCCCCTCTCCCCATGTGCACCCATTGGCGCGCGCCCACCGCATCGCGGTGACATGACCTCTGCCCGCCAGGGCCGCGATGTACCCAAACCCCGACGATGGGCTCGGCTGCGGCGAGCACGCACGCCACCGGCGGCTGACCCATCGCGCGGCGACGACGTCCACGGCGTCCAAACAGCCAAGAATCGCGTATAGGATTTCGTCGGGCACCGGCAGATCATCGCCATCGCACGCGGCGCCGACTCTATCGGGCCGGGTCGGCAGGTCAACGTCTCTCGATGCGCCTCGCCGCGCACGCCTGCGACGCCTTTGCCTTGCGGCGCTGTTTTTCTTTCTCGGCATGCGGTCAAATTGCGTGTCTGCCGAATGCGGCTTTTGGGCATTTTACTTTTGGACGTGTTGTCCAGGTGCGTCCGCGGTGTGCTCGCGGCGTCCTATGGTATATCGGCGCAGCGCACGGTTCCGACGAAAAGGAGAGGGGGGGGGGAGGACGCGTTCGTCGGCCGTTCAGCGCGAGAGGCCTTAAATGCGTCCTGCATGGGACCCGCGGGCATAAATTAGCCATATTCAACTGGCCGACTGCTTTGGCGTTTTTTTCCACAAATCGTGTCCTGGCCAACCGCGACTCTATGCGACGGCAGGAATTGGATCGGCCTCTGGATGCAGTATGGGAGGCGTGCACGAGTGAATCTCGATTCGCTTGTCGGGATTTATTTGGGACCGTGAACCCAAACCCGAACGCCCGTATCGAATAATGCGCCATTTTTCGTGCCGTGTCTTTGGGGCAAACATACGCGCGGGTTCGATCCCCGCCGTCGTCGGCCAAGTCGCGACAGATCCGCCGCTGGCCAAAAAGACAAAGCAGCCAAATGAATCAAATAGGACCGGTCGATGCCCACACCGGCTAGGGCAATGCAAGAGGGAAAACAGAGGTTGGAGAAAAAAAAGAAAAGTATTCTTTCGCGTTGTCTGTCTGCGGGTTGTGTGTTGGGTCGGCCCGATTTCGCGTCGGTGCAGGTCGGCCCACCTGATCGCCGACGCTCGCCCCCCAGCCGCCACCCTTTTTTTTCCCTTGGTGTCGTGACGCATGCAGTGGGCGATTTTTTTTCGTGTTTTACGCCCCTTTACACTGCCCTATCTGGGCACTTGGCGGCGCATCCACGCCGAAACGGTTTCGACCGGCGCGTGCTCAAACACGAGGGCATCGTAGCGCTTGACGCCTGTCATGAGCGCTGCAAGGCTCGCCAGAGGGTGGCACGTGAGCGGCGCAAAGAGACGCGCCACGTCGGTGCACCGGCCCGCGTCGGGCACCACGAGAACAAAGCGATCAATGGCGTCGCGCAGAAAACCGGCGCCGGCCGCGGCCGCGGTTGCATCCGATACGGTGGCCACCACGTGGATGCCATGGCGCTTGGCCTCTGTGACCGACTCGACAAATCGGCGCATGTCGTCGTCTCGGTGGGCACCGTCGCCGACCGACATGCCGACGAAATAGCGATCGCACGCCTCAATGAGGACCACGGCGGATTGGGTCGGCTCTTTGGTGTGACGGCGGCGCCTGTGATCGACAATGACGGCGTCAACGACATCGGCCGGCGTGGCGCGCGAGAGCGCCACAACGTGTTGTGCATCTGCGTCTGCGTCGCCGTCAGACAGCGCGCCGCAACGGGCGTCTTGGGCCGCACCGTGACCCAAGACGCGCGCGACATAGAGACGCCCCAGTTGGCCCTGCATGCCGGCGACAAGGTCGCACGCGGCGGCGTTTTTGCCGCCGCAGTCGCACGAGCCGACGAGGGTCAACGTGCCGCAACCTCGGAGCCGCGGCGCGCCGAGGTCGCACCCCTCCCACGATGTTGCCAACGCTATGCCGCCCGCGACGCGGTGCAACGGCATTTTTGGCGGCCACGCCCGTGCGAACCGTCGCGCCGCGCGGCCAAACTCGGGCACGCTGGCCAACGGCGCGTGTTGGGCCAGCCAGCGGCGCCGGCACGCCATCGCCACGCCCGCCGGTGGCGATGCCACCTGCAGGTAGGCATCAAAGGCGGCTTCGAGTGCCAATGACGGCAGGCAGCCGGGGAATGCCAGAACCGTGGGTCCCATTGTCCCTGCCGGTGTGCATAGGGTCGTTGTCCTATCAACCTGGATACCGTTCGTGCCTCTGCCGCACGTGGCCATTCCTTTTTTTAGGCGCACTACCGAGATCGCCCACCGGTCCGGTTGTCTCGGCCCCCCGTTGGCGGTGTTTGGAGATCGCCCGACGATCGCGCCCGCCCTATGGAAAAAACCCCAACACCAACAAAAACGGGCGGCGGGACCCGAGGCGGCGTTTCTCGCAATCGACGCAAAATCGCGCGCCGTCGCCGGCGGCTCCGACGTCTGCACATCTTTTTTTTGTTTTTTCCCCGCCGCTCGCTCCTCTGCCAAGCAAGGCGACGGAAGGAGAAAAAAAAGGGTGGCCGTGGCGATGGCACGTTGGATGCTGTCGTCGGCGCGGGCCCGCTTTTGCCCATCCCGCCCCGTCGCCTCAAAAAGCCCTTGTGCGGTGCCAACTACGACAGAAGCGGCGCAGGCAAAGCCCTCAAGGCTCAGCATTACCCAAACTGCGGTCTTGTTTTTAAAACAGCGTGAATCAACCAACATAATCGCCGAATGACAAAAGTTGTATCTAGGCCCCTTTCGGGTGCCATCTTGCTCCAGTGCGGTCCCCGCGTGAAGCGCCAGTCGCGCTCTTGTGCACTTTGATATTATAGCGGCGACGATATTCTTCGATAGACGCGCACTGGCCCAAGTTGATCGAATCTTGTGTCGGAGAGAGATAATCGTCGTCATCAAAGACATCGTGCTTCCTTAATAGATAAAAAGTTAGCGCTGTACGACTGTTTGAGGCAATGGCATAGTGAGGCCAGTAGAACGTACAAGCCTGTGGTGGCGAGCCACTCCTCTGCGGCTTGGTGCATACGTTTTTCGGCCTCTGTGTTGCGACTCGGGTTACCCTATGCGATTCCTTCCATAAGTTCGACGCAATGTCGTGTCTCCTCAGTCGCGTTGCCACTTTCCTTGGGGTCAGACATCCACAACGAGCAGATACGATTTAATATAGGCAACGCACAAAAAACCATAACAGGTTACCTTGTTTATCAGCGTGCGCATTTGCTGGTTAATGTCTGCGAGCGAATCGATCGCCTTGAAACCCGCCCGCTCCTGTTTGGTAGGGAGACAGCGTGGCGGCTCTATCACGCTTGGCTCACGGTTTACACAAGACTGAAGGGAAACGCAAAAAAAAAGAATTGGCTTGATATTTTTATATCGTCCGCAGGCGAGACCGATTTATATATTTTTCTCTTTATTCCATAAATTTTCTCTTTTCACCAACCCGAGCCCGCCTTGTTGATCGGCTCAGAGCCGGGTCCAGCCAGTCGGCTACAAAGTGACGGCTAGCCGGCTTACGCTAGCCGTTGCACAGCGCTAGACCGATTAGACCGCCACTCTGGGCCATGAAAGTGTATCAGCACAGAGCAGTGGTCGCGGGTATTAACTGGCCACATTCAACTATCTGGCTACTTTGCTCTCGACTAGCGGTCGGTTAACTGCGGCCTTAGTCGGCGCTGGTGGGAATCGAACCATCCGCCAATAAACAGCATAAAATCGATATGAAAACGGAAATAATTGGATAAAACTGGTCATCCGGACCCGAACCCGGGTGCGAGTGCGAGCGCGACCAATTCGCATTCGATCTCGCGTTCGCTCCTGGGCAGGGATGTGCGGATCAAGTGCGATTTGCGCGCGTCCTCGAGTCGCTGTCGGGATTTTTCTTCCCTTTGTTCCGGCAACATGAATTCTACACATTCCGACTGAATCGCGGTTAACCGGGCGACCAAGACCCTAAGCCAGCCACTGGTCGACTAACCATAAGCAAGCATCGGACCCGCCCTAACGCTCTCAACTGATTCGTCGTCTATGGACGCTGCAGCCAAGACTCTTGCCGGTAAGTGATGCTCTTCGGGGCGCCCTTTGCATTTTTTCTCTGTGCTCGCGATGGCGGACGACATGACGCTGGCGGTCGATGTCGTCTTTGATATCATGACATTCGTCGACTTAAAGACCCTCGCGTCGTTAAGATTGGTGTGCCACCAGTTCTCCACTATGGCAATCCATGAAAGCGTGTGGGGGCGGCGACGGCAAATGCGCGAACAAGACCGACTCCCACCGACATCACTTTTGCCACCGGGCGTTAGTGAATACCGCCATCGCTCACCCTTCCTCAATTACTGTTTCGCAGAGAGAATCACCGATTTCCTCAACCGTCTGAGAGATCACCCGCCTCACCATCGCTACGCTCAACTGCGGCAGAGTCCCGATCTGTACTATTTTGCGCTGAAGCCGTCCACCAACGGCCAGCACAAGGTCGGGCGAGTGAATGTCGGCTACCTCATCCGCGCCACTTTCGAAAATTCGTCCCCCAAGCATGCCCTCGTGGTGTCTCGCGATCCCAGTCCCTCCGAGGCGCCTACCCCGATCGCGGGCGGTGCTCCGGTGCCTCCGACCCCAGCGCCCGTGGGCGGCCTCATGGTCATGTCCCTGAACAGCGACGGCAGCGGCTACACCACCGAGAGGCTCGCCAACTGGATACAAGGCGCAACATCGGCCCACTTTGCCATCACGAGACTCGCGAGCGAGACACCCAAGTGCCTTGCACGAGCGCAGACGCTGGGGAGCATGCCCTGGGACGCGGTGAAGGGTGATGTCTGGAACGACGCCGCCTTTGTCGTCTTCTGCATGATCGGCCAGTACGTGCGGCCCGACCTCATCAACAGCCCTCCCTAGGCACAGAGCCTCCTCCGCCTATTTTTTTTCTCTACGATACAGATGTAGTGCTCGTTCTCTTTTATAAAATCGCGCGAACTGTTTTACCGTACTGCCTAGAAGTGCGCTCGCACACAGGGGAGGGAACCTCCTTGATCGCACGGGTGCCCGAGTGGGCGCTTCAGTCCGGCAAACATGATTTCACGTTTTAACTCACTTGGCGTGCTTTATTGCACGAAAGGAAAACAAGAAGGAAGACATGTTGGTCAGAGAGGGTGCAGCGGCGCTTGTTGACAATCCGGCCGCTCTCGGAAAAGACCCTGTGTTGGCGTCGAGAGCGCATCCGACGCCTCGTCGCGATCGAGGGCCGCATAAAAGAGGGTCCTCATGCAAAGGAGGCGCCGCCATTCACGAGCGACCATACAGCCGCTGTACGGCGTCGGCGGCAGCGTCGCAGATACTCGTGAGGCCTTGGCCCTGCACGGCATCGGACGACAGGCCGAGTGTCTGTGCGGCGTCCGCGACGCGAGCGCGATCCTCTGGGGTGGCGCCGGGACCGCAGGCCCTGGCCATGGCCCGCGCGGCCGCCAGTTGGCGCACCTCCTCGGGCGCGTTGGCCGTGGCGAGGTTGCCGCGATAGGCGCGCGCCGCCAGGTTGGCGAGGCCGCCCACATGCGACGTGGCCTCGTCTATGGAGGCGACGGCTGCAGCGCGCCTCGCCGCGTCGATGGCGGCCAGCACCTCGGCGGGCTCAAAGACGCGCGCCACATAGGGCTGATCGGCCCCATGGCGCACGCTCCAATTGAACGACGCGTTGGTCACACGCATCGGCGCAAGTCCCGCCGCGTCGGGGCGTCCCTCGGCGACGGCGCCCACAAACGGCACCAGCAGATCCACCACGAGACGCGGGTCGTTGTTTGACGCCTCGACGATATGCGGCACCCTGTAGAGGCCGTGCGCTGATAGATCGATAGGGGCAAGCGGCGTCGCAGCGCCGCTCGCGCTGACGACGGAGCCGGTGGTGTCTGATACGGCCACGTCTGCCAGAACCCGGCCGTCTTGCGTGATCATGCCCACGTGCACGGGACCCACCGCGGGGCTCCACGCACCCAGGGGGCCCTGTGCGCTGCCTTGGCCGACGACGATGACATAGGGCGACTCGAACTCCCTCGGTGACACGTTGGGCCACCTCTGACGCGCCTCGACAATGTCAGCAGGCGATGCCAGTTTGGGCGCGGCGGGGTCGATGCGCAAGCCACCCAGTTTCTTGATCGCGTCGTAGAGATTGGACCCGAGGTACCTCACGGCGAGGCTGCCGTCTGCGGCGTCCAAAGGCGGCCGCGTCGCGAGCGACACGATCATGCTGTCCGAGTCAAAGGGCGAATAGCCAAAGGCGCTGTACACGGCTTCGGCCATGCGCACCGTCGCCGTCACGGGAGAGGGCGGCCACAGACGCCCGCCCTCGGCCAGCGGATCTACCAGCGGCCGCACCCATTCGGGTCCGTCGATGCCCGGCGGGTACACAAGCCTCCCGTCAAGGGTTTCATACGCCGACCCGATCCGGGGGTTGCTCAGGGTCCTCATCAAGTCACCATACAGGAACGGGAGCGACTGGACATCGGGCAACGGCTCGCCGGGCTGCCACCGCATCGAATACTGCTGAAGCGCTCGCAGCAGGGCCAACGCACGCGGATCTGTCGGCGTCGCACCCGTCTGGGTGGCCTGATCCAGCCATTGCTCGATCGCCGCGGCCGAGTCCAGCCCGTTGTCGGCGGCCCAGCGGCGCACGTCGGACCATCCCGCTGGTGCCTGCTCTCGATTCTGGCCACCGCGGACGTATCCTCCTTGTGCCTGGGCGCTCGTCCTATCACTGTCCATGCCTTGGTCGTCGCGGGCGGGTATGGCTGGTGCGCGTGTGTGAATGGCCTTTGTCTATAGACGCGCGCGATCCGCGCGCTCTGCCAAACCACGCGACCCCTCGCGGCGCTCCACACGCACCGACGCACATCGCGAATATTAACCGGTTACATTCGGCCGTCTGGTTCCTTTGATTTTTGCTTAAAAGTGGGTCGACTGCAACTTTGGTCGGCATCTGCGTGCACCGAGCCCACGACCTCGGCAAGTGAACGCAAACAAAAACGCGCTTTATGCATATTCATCACTGGTGAGCGCACTTTTTTCTGTTTGAAAATTGGATATGCGGCCGACGACGGCAGCCACTCGCCGGCATTCTGCAGTCGCGTCGGCACTCCCGACCTCCTATTCTCACAGGTCCTTATGGAGCAAAAGTCAAGTGGCAGCGTGCCACCGTCCGCCGTTTCGGATGGACCGTCGCCATTTGATCCACTCGACATCGCTGAGGCGCAACCTCTCGACGACATTGACGAGGCTACGTCAGCGCGCATGCGAGAGGCTTGGGAAGAGTCAATGACCGGCATGCACTGGTAACTGCAATTTGTATGTGAGCATCGGCATCGCCCGCTAATTTTTGTTCTCTCCATCAGGTCCTGCGCCAAGACAATTGACGACTTTCCGTGCAAGTCTCCCGTTCTGTCGATGCTGTGGGCCACGGACCTGGATGACGTGTTTGGTCGGCTTGAAGCGGCGGGTGATTCTGCGCGCGGTTCTTTGGACGATAACTGATCTCCACTTTGCTGTATTAATCAGTAAAAACGCACGAATTTCGTTGTTGTGGTTCTTTTTAAATCGTCCAGCACAATCAGCGCCTTGACGGCTGCCGTGTTTTTTCCGCTTTGGCATCGAGCGCAGGCCGACGTCTTTTGCCGGCGTCGCGCTCATCGCAGAGGAATAGGGGATGCTATCAGGCCGTTGTTGCCTCTCCTCAAAGAACCGCCCGTGTTTTCCTATGGCCTCGGCCGGCCGATGGAGAATGGCGTGTCCCTTGTGTTGTTGTCAATGCGCAACTTTTTTTTCTTGAAGGTTTTTATTTTTTTTTCGTAAGTGTGCGGTATGGCGCGCCGAGGCGACTGGCGCGGCAGAAACAAACATGGATACCAGAAAAAATAAAAGAGAGAGAGAGAGAGAGAGAGAGAGAGAGAGAGAGAGAGGGGAAAAAAGAGACAAGCACAGGAAAGAGGAAAAAGCAGGGGTCGGGGCGGCATCTGGCGGTGGATCAACAGAATCACCGCCACTATGGCCCGGCTGGCGACAAAGGCGGCCCGACGCACAGATCAGCGGGGCGTTGTGCGAGCCGCTGGGGGCACAGCGGGCCGGTTGACAACGAGCCGGGCCGTGTCGACGCCGAGACGATGCATGCGCTCGACAAGCCGCGCGACGACGTCGGGTTCGGGCCCAGGGTAGCGCGAGAGCGCCCACGCGCTCTGGAGATCGGGCGTGGCGACGACGGCCTGGGTGTAGGCCGGATCGACATAGAGCACGACATAGTTGCCGAGGGCGCGCTCGTCAGGCGGCGGCTTTGGTCCGCGGCCAAAGTCGACCCAAAGGCGGCCGACGCCCACGGGATGCGCCACGGCACGCACCTGGCGGTCGTCGCACTCGTTGGCGACGTCAATCGCTGTTGAATTCGGACGCGGCGTATAGGTGGCGCGCGGTGTAGAGGAGGTCGCGCACGCATTCTCATAGGGCACGGGCAGACGCGCCGCCTCGTACCACGTGCCCGCCCAGCGCCGCCAGTCCACGTCGACCGGCGCCGGCGTCGATGGTCCGTGCCGCACGGGCGAACCGATCATGGATGCCAACAGTGGTGACGACTCGTCGGGCACCCTGCGCATCGCCGCAGCCGCCATGGAACCGCCAAATCCGGGCCATCTCTGCCACCATCGCCGACCTTTGTCTCCAACAACGGCGACCGTGCCTGTGGCGTCGGTGCGATCGTCGTGGTGCCACGTCGTCATTGCAAACTGCCCGTCGCTCTTTTTTTCCCCTTTTGCGCCACCATTGCGTCACTCTCCCGTGACGATGCTCGCGGCGACGAGCCCCCTTTTTTTTCTACTCGCCGCTTGCGCCATGCTCGCCCCGAGCCGTGTTTGTACACGGTGGCGGTCCAACTTTAAACAAGAACAAGCGCCATCTTTTTCTTTTCTCTCAGATTCTGGATGGCCCATGGCATCATGCGACGGCCAGGGCGACCAGGGGCGGTCGAACCCATGAGCGACGACACAGCGACTAGTCGCTTGGTGGCTCAGCGGCGGCCGCCGCGAGCGTCCATGGAGTGATCCTCTGCGACGCCGTCGACTGTGGCGATCTCGCGCGCCCGGTATAGTCGTAAATGCGTCGTGCGAGACCGGCGCGTCGGGCGCGCGCGATGCTGTCGGCAGTGCCGCGGCTGCGTCCGTCCCAAAAGGCGACTACGACGCCGGCGCCGGCGATGATGTCGGCGTTGCGTAAGAGGGGCGCGCGCCGTCGCTCCTGCGGCGTGCGGCACGCGGCGTAATCGGGCCTAAACTCGATCAGCGCGATCCCACGGCGCCGCGCATAGTCGGCCGCCATCGCATCGGCGCCGCGCGCCCCGCCCGACACGATGGTCGTGATGGGGCCGCGCTCGTCGGCCAGCGCATCCAGACAGCGTTCCAACACGTCGTAGGCGCCAAAGTCGCGACCGCCGACCACGGCCACGCGCAGCGGCGGCCGCGTCGCGCGCGACTCGGCGGCAACCGTCGCTTCTGCAGAGCCTGGCGCCTGCCTCTTGTCCCCCACAGTGTCGGCCATGTCTCTTCCTACCCTTGTGTATTCTTTTGTCGGCCAATGCGTCTTGTGATGTGCAGGTCTTTTAGTGTTTTTTCCATTTTTTTTTTGCGACGCGGCGCGATTCGGGGCGCGCAGCGACGAGCGGACTCAGGAGAGGAAATCCCCCAAACCAGTTTAGCCGTTGCATCTCGCTCCAATCTCCGAAAGCGCCATCACCTCTCTCCAACCCTTTTTGGTTGCCGCGCGCCGTCGCGCACGATTGCCCTTCTTGTGTTGGGTTCTTTCTCTCGCAAAAAAGGTCGTCGACCCGGCCATCGGAAAAAAAAAATAAAAAAAAGGACAACCTATGAGGCGATTTGCGTATAATGTTTTTTATCGATTTTATACGCCATTTTCTTTCTCGGCCGAAAAAAAGGGCGTCACTGCAGGGCACAACAACGCGGGCGGCCGAGACGGCGACGACGCAGTTGCGGTTGTGAGCGCCGCGTCACGCACCAACAAAGCAAGCCCGCGCCCAAAACTGCGATCGCACCCCACGCGAGCACGTGGGCGTACGACCGCGCGCCGATCGAGGTCGCGGCCAGGCCCAGGGTCCACGCGCACAGACCCAGGGCGGCCAGGGCGCACACGGTGGCCAGCATGCGACGCCAGCGCCATCGCGCAACCGCCACCCTGCTGTCATCGCCGCCATCGGCCAGCGCTGCCTCGACGTCGATTTCGTCGCGTCCTCGTCTCATGGTCAAGGCTGCCGACGCCTCGCTCTCTGGTCGTGCGTTGTCCTCTCGGATCAGTACAAAAACAAAAAGAAAAAAAAAGAAAAAGGCAGTTCCCGGTGTGCTTTGGCCTTTTCCCGTGTGGGCGCCGGATTTTCGCGTTGCCTCGGCCCGGTGCCCTTGCACAGCGCGCTCGAGACAAGACAAGAGGAGACGAGAAAAAAAAGAGCAAGCAACGGAAAAAGCAATCCAACTTTTGTCATCCCCATCGAACCCATGTCTGTGTCTTTTTCGGACAACAGGTTGCAGTGTCTTTTTTTTCTTTGGCCATCCATTTCTTTTCTTTTCTTTTTCTTTCGACTCTACACGACACGGTCTTTTGGTTGCGCCTTGTCGTCGTTGTTGTTGTCGTCGGCATCGTGTGGCGCGTCGGCATACATGGCGCCGAGGACGACAAAGGTCTCGGGGTAGCCGCCGAGGCTCTCGACGGCGCCCAGTTCAGGGTGCGAGGCCACGACCTCGTGCAAGAGGGCGGCAAAGTGGTCGACGTCGGCGCGCGTCGGCATGCCCGCCGTGCAGTTGCACACGCTGTGATGCGTGAGACCCATGCCGAGCCGCGTCTCGATGTATTTGCGCCAGTCGCTCTGGTCCACCATGTACAGCGTCGGGTCGTATCGCTCATAGTCGTCGTCATCATCTTCACCACGGCCGTCATTGTCGTCGTCACGGCCGTGGCCGTCATTGTTGTTGCGGTAGTGATCCTCGCCATTGTTGTCGTTGTTGTTGTCGTTGTTGTTGTCGCCGTTGACGGCGTTGTTGTCGTCGTCGTGCACGCCGGCCGCGGGACCAAAGGAAAACAATGGTGTGGCGGCGGCGGCGTCCTTGGGACCCCGGCCGTCGGGCCACACGAGGCAGAGCGACGGCCTGGGACCGCCGGACGTCGGGTCCGCGCGTGCGCCACGTCGCGCCCTTGCCGTGTACCTGGCGGGGGGCGGGCGCGCGGGCTTGCGGCCCGTGTCGGCGAGCCAGCGGTCAAAGACCGACGGCGCCTTGGACGGCGGCGGCCGAGGCGGCGGGGCCGTATCGATAGACGGCGACCTTTGCGACGATGGCCAATGCAGCATCCCTCTGTCTCTCTGTCTCTCTCTCTCTCTCTCTCTTCCTCCTCTTCCTTTTCTGGCGTTGCTTTTTTGCCCGTCGCCCCTGTCTGTTCTCTTGTCGTCCCGGTCGTCTTGGTCTCTTTTTTCTTTTTTCTCTCTCTCTCTCTGTCGAGGGGCGGCTGTGCCGAGTAAAAAGAAGCGAGGAAAAAAAGAGCGAGAAAAAAGGTTGGTGGTTTGTGCAGTGCAGTCGTGGGCGATCCGCCGTCGTGGCTTGTTGGGCAACGGTCTTGTGTGGGTCCTGCGGCGTGGCGTCTTTTTTCTCTGGCATTTTGTGCGCCTGCGCCGTGATGGCAAAAAAGGACGATTGGCGCGTCGACCGGTGGGTTTGATTGGGCATCGCCAAAAAAAAAGGCGATCGGCACAGGCAAACGCCTTCGCCTTTTTGCAAATTGCGGGAGAAAACGGATCTGTTTTTTCCCGATTGGACGCGCGCACGCCGCGTACCGCGTACCGCGTGCCGCGGCGCCATAAAAAGGCAGCGGTTCAATGTTGTCGGACATCTGTGTTGCGCGCGTACCGTCTACCACTCCTCTTGAGACTCACGCGTCGGCTCCCAAACCGCGACGGTCCACCGAAAAAACAAAACACGATCCCCCCAGACCACATCCCTTGCTCTCGCTCGACGATCATGCCGTCGGCCGCCTGACGATATCTTTCTTTTCCCTCTTCATTTCGCACGCGGCTGTGCGCGCCGACGGCGGCGCTGCGAGGACGTCCCAACACAGAGGTCGGCGACAACAGCAACCATCCGCCTGCCCCACGGCAATCACGATACCCTCCCGACCACCTCTCTCTTTATATATGTGTCTGTCTTGAGTCACGTCGTCGTCGTCGGCACCGCCACTCGACCGACCAACCGGTTTTTTTATCGCGACGCTACCACGTCTCCAAGGTCATTATGAGCGATCGTCGTCTTTTGTCGTCGGCCCCATCACACCAACATCCCTCGCCTCTGGTTGCTGTCTCGCAGTAGACTGCAGGTATGCGGTCTTGCTCTTTTTTTTTTTACATGTTATTTTTTAGAAAAGATGTCTGGCAGGAGTGTGTTGTTGACTTGCGCGCGCGCGCATCCCTAGGCCCGCTTCTCCGGCAGACAACACGCGAACCGCCGTCGCTTTTTCGAGTAGCACAACCTCTTTCTTTTCCGGTCACGTCGCCCTCTTTTTTTTTACGTCACTCTTTCTATCACGCCCCAGGATTTGCCCCTTTTTTTCTCTCCCCAAAATTTTTCGAGAGCCCATCGGTCGGCTGCCCCTCGTGTCGCCCGTCTTTCTTTTGAATATGTTGTCGGCGCTCACTCACCCCCCTCACCGAATCCTTTAGCCAGAGGGCTGTGCCGTTACGCGGCAACGAAAAAAGGTCATCCCCCACCGACTCTTGCTGGTTTTCCCGAGATGCATCTAACCCCTTGTTTGTTTTTCTCTTTGCGCGGTTGTTTATGTGTGGGACGGCGTCGTCGAGCGGACCGAGGCGAATGCCGATGCCTGGCGCACGAGCGAGGATAAAGGACGCGCGTGTGTGTGGAGCCCGCGGGAACAACTCGTCGAAACCGCCCATCACAACGATCGACCCCAGTCTTTTCTGCAGCCACGACGTCGACGGCTCTTTTCACTCGCTCAAAACAGTGCAAGTTGATGGTGCCGCGGTAGCGATTACGCACGCCCGGTCGAGCCACGACCGCACCGAAAGTTATCTTTTTTTCTTCTTGCGCCTGGACACCGCGGCTGGTGGCCCGACGGGTTTGTCTATTCCTTTTTTTCTCTCTCTAAAGACGCTCGAAAAAGGCTTTTGTGGAATGGGGCTCGCTGGGGGTTGCCTTGGGCATTTTTGACGCATCGCGCACATAAAAAAAGAGAACACAGGGCGCGGGGCACTGCACAGGAACCAAGAGAGCCCTACCGCACACGCGCACATGTACAAAAAAAAGAGGCATACGCCGCACATGCGCGACGGAAAAAAAGAGAGTGCGACAATGGAAAAGGCCAGTGACAAGGGAGCCCAATGATGGCCGCCAAAGGCCGGCGGCAGGGCGTGACGGCGGACGCGATGGGCCCTTGCAATTTTCAATGGACCGATGACAAACAACACGCGGGGGCGCCCGCTGCAATGGCCCTTGTCGACCTGCCCGTCGACGCGCTCCTAGAGATCGTCATGTGGTGTCGCGCGACGGAATTGCGCGCCCTCGCGCAGACCTGCTCGCTCCTGCGCGACATTCTCGAATCAGAGGCAGTGTGGCGTGCCGCGTACGCGCGCGACTGGCCGCCGTGCGCGCCGTCGGCGTCCTGTCTGGCGCGCGTCGACGACGACGCGCTCTGGAGAAAAGACGCGCCGGCGGCGGCTGCCACTGCCGCGCTTTGTCTCGTCAAGCGCGCGCCCGATCCGCGCTGCCGGCACCACCCGCCGTCGCTCGTGCGCGCCCACGGATGGCGCTGGGCGTGCGCCTCCAACCTGCGCGCGCCGCTCTACCGCTGTTGCACGTCGGGGGGCGTGCCGTGCGCGTGGGGCCACGACGCCGTCGCCGACCGCCAGCAGCGCCCCATGGCCGTCGTGTACCGGAGCGCGCGCGCGGCCCCATCGACCGACGACTGCTCGCCGTCCCACGACATCGGCGCCAACGAGCGACCGCCGGGCGTCGAGGCCGGCGTGGCGATGACCATGGCGCCGGCGGGCGCGTCGTGGCATTGGGGCACCTGGACCACACACTGCCCCGGCGACGGGCCGGGCGTGTGCGTGGCCCACACGGGCAACGCGCCGGGCCTCGTCTTTGCCGGCCGTCTCGTGGCCGGTTGGCCGCGCGGTCCGGGACGCCTCTGGCTGCCCAACGGCGCTGCGGTCGAGGCCACGTGGGTGACGCCGCTGCCGGCGGGCGTCGCTTCGCGCCCGGTGCCCACGGGCGACGGCCGGCTCATCACCGCCGCCGGCGACTCGGTCTGGTGTACGTGGCGCGGTCTCGATGTGCCGCGCGTGTCGAGAGTCGCGCTCGCCGACGGGCGGCCCCTCTGCCCGTCGGCAAAGTGGCGGTCGGTCATCGTCGCTGCGCCCTCGCCGTCGGCGTCGTCGCTGCCGTGGTTTGGGGGCCGGGGTGCGCACCTGATTTTTTGGCCGGACGACGGCGGCGGTGGCGCACGCGTGCAAGATACCGAAGATGGCCGCCTCCTGGACGATTGCGTGCGCGCCGGCCGCTTTTTCGACCCGCGCGTGGCGCGGTCGCACGTGCCCGCGTGGCTCCTGTGCGGCGCCGTGTAGGAAAAAAAAAAGGAAAATGTGCGCAATGAGAAACCCGCCAAACAAAAAAACGACGCATTGACAAAATAGACGCAGAAAGGTGTGATCTTTCATGGGACCCTCTTTTTTTGTTGTTGTTGCGCCAGCACCGGCGCCCTCTGGTCCGTCTTGTCTTGGCCTTTTTTTTTCCTTTTCATGGTCGGCGTGCGCGTTGACGAGGCGCCGACGGCGAGAAAGAGCGATCGCACAAAAATCGTACTAAAAAATCGTATTAAAAAAAGGAAGAAAAGATTGCCGAGGCGACGACGCCAGCCAGAGAACACGACGCAACCTCGCGATCGCTCTCCACGCGCTCTTGCGACAACAAGAGAGCGAGAAAAAAAGAAAAGGAGAAACACACGGAAAAAGACGACAAAAAAGAAGGAAAAGGCCTGTGCACACGCGCGGGCAAAAAAAAGGGATCGAAAAGGGCGACGCGCGACCTCGTCTGATGCGCGGGCGTAGGCGGTTTTCGTCGCGCCACACCAAGTAAGGGGTAGTGCGTCGCCGTCTCACGTCGCCATCACTCGATCGCGCGCGCTCTCTCTCTCGCCCTCTCTTTTTTTTGCTCGTATTTTCGTGCGCCGCGATCCACCATCCCGCCGACGCCTCAAAGGTCGAACCCGCACGTCGACCCGCCCCGTCTGCCGCTCATGAATAATAACAACGGCGCCCCTCTGGGGACCTCGGTCGGCAACAACTATTACGGCAACAACAACAACTCGGGATATTCAAATGGTTCGGCCGGCGCCGCGTACGGCGCACCCGCGTACGGCGCGCCGACAACCGCCACGGCCGCGTATGGCACGCCGCCCTATGGCGGCGGCACAACCGTCCTCCCGCGTTACGGCGGACCCGGCGCCTACTATGGCACGTACGCGCCCGCCGCGCCCGCCGCCACCGCGTCGTCGGCGGCCGCGCCGTATGGGGCCACCTATGGCGGCAATGGCACGCTCGTAGGCGGACCGGTCGTGTCCCCCACGACACAACCTGGCGCCAACGGCGGTGGCGGCGGACCGGTAGTATCGCCCACGACCCCCCCAACGGGACCCGTGGCGCCGCCTAGGGTGCCACCCGCGCCGACGGGACCCGTGGCGCCATCGCCACCGTCCAACGTACCGCGAAGGCGCCAGCGCCCTACGTGGGTGTCGCTCATCAACGGCATGGGTGCGGCCGTAGAGGTGCGCTGGCAGTCGGGCGGCCTCTCGGGCACCTTTCGCGTGCCGCAGTCGCACGCGCACGTCTTTATGGCGCCGGCGCCCATCGACACGCTCCGCGTGTACGCGCTCACGTCGGACGGCCCGCCCAACGACCCCATCTACGACGGGCCGCGGCAGCCGGCGCAGGGCATACCCGAACCGGGGCCGGCACTCAACCTGCTCGCCACCGGCTGCGGCGTCTTTGAGACCATGCTCGACTTTTATCCGGGCTCGGTGTCGGGCAACGGATCGACGCCGGCGCAAAATGGCAGTCCCAACAACGGCCGGCCGCCCGTTATGCCGCCACCGCCCGTGCGCCCTCCTAACGGCCGGCCGCCCGTCATGCCGCCGTCGCCTCCTCCACAAAATGGCGGCAACAGCAACAACAGTAACGGTGCCCACACGATGCCCACGCCAAATGGCAACGCCAACACGGTACGGCCTGCACGCGCTTTTGCCTCTTGTGCCCCTCTTCTCTTTTTTCGTCTCTTTATGTTCTTTTTTTTTCGCTTTTTTGCAAACCGCCGCCCGACGACGCCCTTTTTTGTCCGCGCGGTCTCTCATCGGCATCGGTCCGTGTTGCTTTTTCTTGCGTGTTGCCGGTGGGCGCGACAGGCGGGTCGTCCCGTCGTCGGGTCCTTTGGCACGTGGCGCGCGACCGACATTGCCGCAGCGTGGGCGCGCACGTGCCACGACGGCCACTGCGGTGGCAGCGGCGCCCATCCGGCCGAGGTCGACGCAGTGGCACCCTATATCGCCAGCGTCATCCCGTCCTATGCGCGCGGCCGCTGAGCACGATTGACTGTGTGTCGCCGTGCGACAGCCAGGTCCGGCAGAAAAAAAAAGGTCGGCCGCCTTTGTTTTTGCGCCCTCTTTTTTTTGTTTTCCGCTGGGGCGGTGGCGCCGCCGCCGACACGAGGGGAAGGAGAGAAAAAAGGGATCGGCCAGTGCGACTTTTTTCGCAGCGCGACCGAAAAGGCGACGGCAAGAGAGAGAGTCGTAAAAAAAAGACGGTGGGACTCGCAAACACGATCACGTGCCGAGGCAAGGGTCTCGCGAAAGAGCAAGACGACAGCAAGGCGGTCTCGCGTAAAAAAATTTTGGTCTTTTTTTTTAATATCCTGTTTTTGCTCGGCGCCGTCTTGGGGCGATGCCCGCCGCACGCGCGACGGCGCGCCATCGGCCAAAAAGACAAATAGGGAACATCAGGGAAAAAGGAGGGAAAAAAAGGGAAACAAAGTGCGGGCGCCTGGGTTGGGCAGCCGAGCCCACCGAGGCTGCAAAGAAAAAAAAAGAGAGAGGGAAAAGAGCCCCCATATGGCGCCGCGACGGCGTTGGCGGAAGCGGGACACGGGTCGTGTTTACCAGAGACGTGCTGGGATCGTAGCGCGCTCAAAGTACCCAGATATATTCCCGTAAAAACCTGCATAAATCCGTCCGTATACATATAAACCGGGATAAAAGAGGGTACCAAAAATGGTTTCTTTTTCTTTTTATAATCCCACAGGAGGGCGAACCAATCAGATTTTTTAGAGAGCGTCGACGAGGCCAGCCGAAAAAACACACAGAGACATAAACACGCAAGGAAGCGTAAAGCCCTGCGCCGACGTCGAGGTTTGCAGTCACGCGCGCAAGAAAGAAAGAAAAAAAGCGGCAGGTCGACCCCATCCGACGGGGCGATTTTAGACGGGAGAAAAAGGGAAAAAAGGGAAAATCGCCAAAGAATGCGCCGCTCTTTTTTTTTTCGGGGCCGCTGCGGATGTGATCCGATTTCGGCCGCGTGCGCGCAAAAATAAACCTTTCGAGAAGGCAAGAAAACAGGATCACACAAAAGGGCGGGGAAAAGGCAAAGCCGACGAAAAATGGACAGAGCACGATGGCGGGACAAAAGGGGCACGGAGCGGGCCGGGATAGACACGGCGCGCTCACACACGGCCGCCGCCGGCAACGACAATGGGGCCGAGAAAGGCAAATAAAAAGAAAAAGAGCGCTCGCCTTTTCCGTCCCTTTTTTGATGCCGACTTTTATCCTGGATTATTCCCTAAAAATACCCGGTCTATTTTTCTTTTTTTTTTTGGTTTTTTCCAAGATATAGCCTGGTTTTTATGACGTTGCTACAGGCAAATTGGGGGGGTCGGCTTGGCGCGCGTGCGGCGGCCCGTGCTTGTGTCGTGCTGTGATTCTTGGGGGTAGCGGCCAAACTCGCGCCGTCTGATCATGCGCCAAATTTCCCCCCGTTCCCGCGCTCTGCGGCGACTCGCCTCTCGCGCGACAGAGGCCTCGGTGTCCCGTTTTTTCCTTGGGTTTCACTATTTTTCGTCACTGTTTTCCTTTTTTGGGCGTCGGTGAGGCGCACATCCGCGGGCGGCGAGAGAGGGAGGAAAAAAAGTCGTTGGAAAAAAACACTGAAAAATTTTCTCTCCCGCGCCGCGAAGCGGCGACCGAGCCTTGGCGCGCCTGCATCGGCGGCGCGATCGCGACCGACTCGGCAGGCGGTCCAAAAGGCGAGACTGTCGGCTGGCCGGCACCTCGCGGGTCGACCGAGCACGCGGGGGAGCCCCCCCTCCCATTCCCTTTTGCGTGACGGAACCTGTCCCGGCGCCGTCGCCGGCTGGCACCAGAGAAAACCTATTTTTCCTTTTTTTTTATTGAGAAAATGAAAAAGAAGAAAAAGGACACTTGCCGCCATCGGCACGGGCGGGCGGCGCCGAGGGACCACGCCGACACTGCAAACAAAAACGCAAGCATACATTGTTGGTGGAAAAAGGGGTCCAAACAAAGGAGCCGGCGCACCAAAACACGGGCAAATGGGAGGGTTTCTTTGCGATTGGTCGGGCGAGGTCACGCCACCGCCGCCACCACAAGTTTTTTCCATTGTGGGCAGAGCCAAGACCGCTTGTTGCCGCTGTCTCGCGTCCATCCCAACATCTTGTGCATCGACGTCCTCTCTTTCTCTCATCGATTTTTTATCCTTGTCGTCATCGTCGCCGTCACCGTGAACCGACTCGTATCGTCGCCTCCCATTGCCGTTGGCGGTTGCTGTTGTTTGAACCGACTCTTCCTTTTCGCCTGCCCCTCTTCTTCTCTGTCCTTTATCCCACTCGAACCGACGCCGCTGGCCCCATTGACCCTCCACCCCTCGCCTTTTTTCTTCCTCTCTCTTTTCCCTGTCTCTTTTTCTTTCGATTCATGGAGCAACTCGCATTGTCCCGTCGCGTCGACGAGCGGGACGTCCGAGCCGCTCCAACGGGCGCGTGCTCGGGTTCGGTCGGCTCGCGCGCATCGCGCAAGCGCCGCGCACTCGCCCATAGCGAACCCGCACATCAGCGCGCTCGCCGGCACACCGACAACGTGCCGGCACTTGAGGATCGAACCGTATCCGCCGACGCCGCGACGACACCGATGGTATGCGCCGATCGCGGCCTAGCGGCCACGTCTCCGTTGCACGTGCGGCACCGTGCACCGCGCCGGCTCCACCCGATGGCGCGCATCATCCAGCGCACGACGCAATACGTGTGCGTCGGCGGCCGCCAGTTGGCCGTCGTCGACGTGGCGATCGCCCTCGTCATCCAGGCCGCCCAGGCCAAGCCCGGATCGTGCGACACCCTGCTGGCCCAGTCGTGGTCGCTCCAAGACAGCGCCCTCGCGGTGCACGGCATGTGCGCCCACCCCGGATCGGTCGTCGTCCTGACGGCCGCCGTGGCAGCACCGGCGTCGGCGCCGCCGCCTTTTATCGGCGCGATGCCGTCTCGGCCGTCAGAGCGCGCGTCGCTCGCCTACACGAGGGCGGGTCTCTTTTGGCTCTTTGGCGCCTTGCGATCGCACGGCGACCCGCGCCTTTACGCCGCCATGGGCGCCATCGTGCGCAGCGGCGTCCTCGATGCCATTGGCGCACGGCTGGAACTCGCGCCCGCGACGGCACGCGCGCCGTCGCCGACGCGCGGGCGCGCAGCGGCCAACGTCACCATTGCCCTCGTCGACGATCGACGCCACACTGACACGGCCGCTGCCGCGGCGGCCGCCTCACCCGACGACCTCGGCAGGCGGCCCGACGATGGCGACAACAGCGGCAGCGACGACAAGAATGACGACGCTAGTACGACGGCGTCAGACAGTGGCGTCAGCGTCTGCGTGCTCTCGGTGGCGGCAGCGGCCATGCGCAACGAGTTGTGCGGCGTCGACCCGTGGGCGATCATGGGGCAAGGCGACCGCCGGCGCGTCGTGGGCTCTGACGCGCGCGAGGCCTGCGCCCTGTTGGCGGCGACGGGCGCGTGTCTGGCACGCAGCGGCGTCGCGGCCCGACTCTTTGTGGACGCCGCGCCGGGGCCGCGTGTCGACGACGCCCGCTTTCGCCACCACGTCGAGGCCGCCTTTGGCTTTGTCGCGCCGTGAACTCTTTTTTTTATTATTTATTATTTTTTTATTCTTTTTTGTCCTCTCTATTCTTCTCCTCTTTTGTCCTCGGGCGAGCCGCCCTCGTCACGCGATGGCCAACAGGAGGGGGATCGTGTACAATAAACTGCACATTATGTCGCATACAACACCTTTTTTTCTTGGTCATAGAAAAATCGCAGGGTGTGGCCATGTCAGGCCGCCGCCGTCGCCACGCGCACGATGCCCTCTGTGTGGACGTCGCGCCGGGCGTCGCACAATGGCGCCGCCAGTGCGCAGGCTGCAAACCCGACGACGGCGCCCAACAGAAAAAGGCTGGTCGGCGTCGATGCGACCTCGGCGCACGGTCGACACTCGATCGGCGCGGCCTTGGCCGCGGCCGTCGCCCCCGCCATCACCAACGCCAGCCACGTGCCGACGCCGAGGGTGGCGGCGGTTGCCGTCAACGCGGCCATCCACACCCATTCCGGCGGGCACGACCGAGGGCGCACAGCATCGAGCGACCGCATCGCGTGCGCTGGCGTCTTTCCTCTGTTCCCGTTTTTCTTGCCTTGGAGGTGACCAAAAAAAAAGAAAGAAGGAAACAAAAGATATTCCCTCCGTCTCTTTGTCTTATCGACCGCGGATTGACCGTTGGGCAGGGTACCGTGAGCCGCCTTGGCGCCGACCGGCCCTTTTTCGATCCTGTCGTCGGAATGGCACCGCGACCTTTTGCCTCTTTTTTTTTCCTCCTCTTGCTTGCGGTGGGATCTCACAAAGAAGAGAGGCCGCCGCTTGCCCGTTGCGCCAACGGCCGGCGTGCATGCCCGCCCAGACAGATGGCCAACAGGAGGCGAAAAAGAATCTGAGAGAAAAGACAAAGGCCGTGTGGCCCGGCACGCGATTTTAGAGAGGAATAAAGAAAAAGAATTCTTGTTTTTTTGTGTGCACGCACGCGCAGCGACCGCCCATACGACAAAGGGACAGAGGGACATAAAAAGGACAGGTGAAAAAGAGGGGTCGGCAGAGGCATAGGGCGACTGGTCTTCTAGTGCGTAAGATCGGCCAGGTGGGCCGAGACGAGGGCGCTAAAAGAGTCGTACTGGCGGCGGCTCTTGACCTGGCGACGAACCGCGTTGGGTCCGGCAGAGGTTCCGGCGGCAGCGGCAGAGTCGGTGCCGTCGGCTTCGTTGACGTAAAAGCCGTTAAAGACCACGTCCGTGTTGGGGCCGTCGACGAGCACCGACGCCATTTGGTCGCCGACGACGGGCAGGTGGCGCTTGCACGCGCTGGCCGACGGGTAGGGGTGCGGCAGGTCGTTGCCATAGACGCCGTAGCCGTCCTTGAGGATGCCAATCTGCACGAGGATCGACGCGCTGTCGAGGTAGAAGCGTTCGTAGGTCATCTTGTTGTTGTCGTCAAAGCCCAAGGTGAGCACCATGGCCACCGACACCGGGCGGTTGGTGGGCGGGTAGGGCACGAGCCAAAAGTTGACCGTGTGGTTAAACTGCGTGATGTACTCGTAGATGATCGTCGACGTGCCGACGGTGGTCGTCACCGGCACGTAGACCAGGTCGGCCGGCTGACCGCCGTTGAGGATCTTGGAGTACATGTGATGGATGCTCTGGTCCGACGTCGGCGGCGCCGTGTTGACGCCGCCCATGAGGGTGTGCCCATAGACCTCGTAGGCGTCGGCGCTCATCGTGTCCAGGAGCGGCCCCCACTGGCCCGTCTCCTCGTAGCCGAGGTGGGTGAGCGCCAGCGTGAGCAGGCACGCGTCGGCCAGGGTCTTGTTGGCGGCGCTGCTGCACGGCACCGGCAGCGGCGTCGGGCTCTGTGCAGCGGCGCCCGTCGCGGCCCATGCCACGAGGGCCAGTGCCGCCACGCACAAGAGGCTGATCGTGGTGCCAAAGTGAGATTGGGTCATCTTGTCGTGGGGTCGAATCGATAGAATCCGGTCGATGGAGGGGGTCGGTTTTGTGGTTCTTGGCTCAAGGTGGAGGCACGATACAAACAACAAAAGAGCGCCCACGCACGGTTTTATGCTCTGCGGCCCTCTGTCGGGAAAGGGTTTTATTGGTCCTCCCGCGTCAACTCGTCCGACAACTGCACCGCAACTCGTGCCCAATAAGAATATCTCCAATATCTTGGAGGCATTAGGGGACACTATCCGTCGGGAAAAAAAGAAAACCCGAAAAAATAAATTTGCATTTTGCGTCTCTTGCGCGCCAGGTTTTGCGTCCCTCTTTTTTTGCCTGTTTTTCTTCTTTTTTTTTCGAGGGACGTCATCTTTTGCCTCGACCGATGCAAGCGATATGCCGCGTGCGCGCGCGAGATGCCGGCGGCCCAAAACAAACGAACAATAATGGGGAGGCGAGGTCAGGCGCATGCGGACGGCGCGGTTCCGCCGGACGCGCGACGACGGTCGAAAAAAGAAGACACCCCTACAAAAAGGCGCCCAACGGACAACACCAACGACAGTCTCTCGACAGCAACTGATCGTGTCTTTTGTAGTCGCCATGAACACCATTGCAACCTCCCCGCCCTCGTCCTCATCGCCTCTGAATTCGCCGGCGCCGGTCGAGCGCATTCCGCGCGGCATCGTCTCCCTATTTGCGGCATGTGCCAACCCGAGCCTCGTCGACCTCCACGCCGACCCCAAGGCCGTGCCGGCCGACGCGCCTCTTCCGGCCCCGCGCCAGAGCACCCCGCCGACGCCGTCGACCGACTCGGTTGCCCCTGCAAAGTCGTCGACGCCCGAGCAGGGTCCGGCACCGTCCGCGCCCGCCGACACTCTGGCGTACTCTTTCCTGGTGCAGGCCAAGGCCCTGGACGACAGCGCCAAGAGGCTCTTGGCTCTGGCCGGCTCGCACATGGACGCCGCCGAATTCGAGCGCGCACGCGCCGCGTTGGGCTGGCCCGCCGTGCCCGTCGAGACGCCCCGGCCCCCGGCGGCTGTTGCCGGTTCGCGTCATCGTGAGTGCCCCTCAGAGGCACTCGTCCTGCGCAAATTTGACCGCGCCTTGCACAAGCCCAGTCGCGTCAACCTCATCGTCGGCAAGCGCGGCACCGGCAGGTCGGTCCTTCTCAAGGACCTCTTGTGCTCCAAGGGCAACGCGTGGGACGTCGTCGTCGGCATGAGCCCCACGCCCGAATCGCGGGACATGCTCCGCGAGATGTTCCCGGCCTCGTGCGTCCACGACGGCTACGACTCGTCCATCGTCGAGAGGATCGTCCTGACGGCGCGCACCCTCTGCCACGTTGGATTCCATCCGCGCGTCCTCTTGGTCCTCGACGACTGCATGTTTGACGCCAGAGTGCTCAAGTCGACAATGATGCGTGATCTCCACATGAACGCCCGTCACTTGGGGATTGAAGTCTACAATACCGTCCAGTACGTGATGGACATGCCCAAGGCCCTCCGCTCGGAGATCGACTATGTGTTTGCCCTGCGCGAGCCGCAGCATGCCTACCGCGAGAACCTCTACAAGAACTTTTTCGGCATCTTCCCGACCTACAACGAGTTCTCGGCGGCCTTTGACGCCTGCACCGAAAACTATGCCTGCATGGTCGTCGACTCGACGGCCAAGACCAACGCCATCGAGGATTCGGCCTTTTGGTACCGCGGCTCGCCCAACCCGCCCACCATGCTCCTCGGCTCGCGCGACCAGTGGCGCCTCCACCACATGTTTTACACGGACCCCAAGAACGCCGCCGAGGCCGCCCTCGGCGACCCGATCCCGGCGCTGACCCGCCTCCACCTCGTCGACTAGGATCATCACCCCGTGCGACGAGATCGAATACCGGATTCTGTTTTTCTTTTCTCATCCGTGTCGGCCTGTGTGCCCGCCCACGCCGACGTCGGCCGGCGGTCCATTTCTCGCCAAGTTTGGAATAAAAAAATGGAAGAGAGACGGTCCCGCGACGGTGTGCGCCTTGAGGGGGCGCCCGTTTTTTTATTTTTTTCCCTCTCCGATGAATGAAAATAAAAATAAAAAAGACAAACAAAATGACTACGCGTCAAGGGCTCTTGGATTTTTAGTTTTTGAGTCCGTGACATTGCCTGGCTCTTTGCGTGAGGGCGCGGCGGCGCCGAGAGCGGTCGTCTTTGGGTCTGCTCCCTTTTTCTCCCCGGCGTTGTTGTTTGCGGGGTTTTCGCCCAACTTTTTTTTTGTGCGCCCCGACGAGTTGGTCGGCCGACCAGCGCAGATGGCCCCACACGAAAAGGCAAGGCGGTTGCCACCCACGCCAAAGGACCCGCACGCACACGCGCGTCAGAGCGAGCCGCAGCCTCCGCCCCCACAAGACAAGTGCCGCATTTCTTCCCTTTTCCCGATTCATTTTTTTTTACTTTTTTCTTTCTTTCTTTTGATTGGTCCTGGCGACGCCTCAGCACGAGCAAGAAAAAAGTCGACGCTCCCAAAAAAGCACGTAAGCCGACGACGTGAATTGGAGAGAGCAAACCGCCAGGAAAAAAAAAGAGGCCGATGGAGGAACCCACCGCGACGGCACCGGCCGTGCTGGCCGTCGACGTCCTGCCCGAGGGCCTCATCGCCGACGCGCCCGCCGATGGTCGCACCGCCTCTTATGCGCCACGCCTGGAGGCGGCATGTCGCGCGTGGAACACGAGCGACCAAGGTATCGAGGTTGCCTCTGATCCGCTCCTCGTCCGTCTGGACGAGCGGGCGTTCTTTGACGACTGGGGCAATGGCGAGGGCTGGGACGGCTGTGCCTTTGCCGAGGCCCACAAAGGCATGTGGGAGGCCATCGACGCCGATCCATGGGCGTCGAGCGCCATCAAATATGCGCTGACATCCGATTTGGGACCGCAGTGGCCGCCGGGCATCGAAGACGTCGTCGGCGTGTACACGAGCCTCGTCGGCGCACCCGAGGCGCATTTCGCCGCCCCGGAGATCGTCGCTCAGGAGACCACCCGATCCCAGGGCCTGGCCAGGCTCGTGCGCAATGTCGGCGCCCTGTATCGACGGCGCACAGAGGGTCGCATGGCGGCCCAGGCACGACGCACCGCGATGAACGCCCGCGGCAACCCGACCGTACGCGCTATCCTGGGAGACTGGCCGCGCGCAGCCGACCCCCGCTGCGATCCCGACGACAGCACGCTCTACCTCGTGCTGGCCGAGCGCGGGTCACGGGGCGCCACCGTGCACCTCGTGGCCGTGACGGACGGCGGCGCCGAGGCGCGCGTGCTCGGGTCGATGGCGCCCGACCGCGACTTTGTCGGCGACCTCGTCGCGCTTCCGCCGGCGGCGCGGCCCTACGCGGCCTTTGTGCCGTGGCTGCTCGACGGCGCCGGCCTGCCAGACGACGAGATCGACGCTGGGGTCGGCAGCGCCGTGCTGGCCGTGCGCGCCGCCATGGCCTCTGTGCCTTCGTGGGCCGACCTTCCGCCGGCCGTGCTCAACGCTGTGCGCCCGTGGTCGCCCGGCCGCATCGTGCGCCTCGACGGCAGGTCCAAGACCTGGGTGGCCTGGCTCGACGCGTGCTCGCTGGCGCTCCTGCTGGCCCAGATGGCCGGCGCCGACGCCGGCGCTACCGCCATCCAACTCTATCGGCCCGACGCGCGACCGCCGGCCGAGCCGTTTGCGCCCGTCACACGGGTGGAGACGCTCATGCGACTGGCGCACGAGGCGGCCGTCGGCGCGACCCACGCGCGCTTTGACCCGACGGGCCTGCCGCTCGAACTGGCTGAGCCCTTGGCCTTTGACATGTGGCGGCGCACGTGCGCATCGCCGACGGCCGAGCGCGGCCTTGACGGACGCCTGGTCGGCGCCGAGCGCCTCTTGGACGTGGCCGCCCTGTGGGGCGTCGAGCCGACGCCGGCCGAGCGTGCCCGTCCCGACCTCTTGTGCGCGTCGCTGGCACCCACGGCCGTCGCCCACGGTGCTCGCGTGCTCCGCGGTCGGGTCACGCTGCCGCTGCCCGACGCCGTGGCACCGCTCTTTGGCCCGCTCATCCTGGACGAGTTGGAGCGCGGCGCATGGAGCCGCGCCTGCGACGGCCTCGTCGACCCCGACTCGGTGCCCGTCGCCGACAACGCCAGGCGCGCCGTCTTTAGTGCCTACCGCGACATTGTGGGCGGCGACACGGACGAGGAAGAGGAGGAACTCGTACGCCGCTGGGCGCCCGTGCGCGACCGCGCCCTTGACGTCGTGCAACGGGCGCACGCTTATGCGCGCGCCCATCCCGACCTTGTGGGGCCGTCCCTGACGGACAAGGCCCGTCTGGCCCTGTTGGCGCTGCGGCACGATGTGCCCGTCGAGGCCGGCGACCTGGTCACATTTGACGCCGCGTGCGCCGCCCTGGCGCCTCTCGCCGTCCTCTGGCCCTAGAATCGAGGGCTAGTCGCGCGCGCTCTCTCCAAGGGATCGCCAACGGAAATCGCCTCTGCCCAGAGGACTATGCGCCACCGAACCTGGCCTCTGTCGGCTTTTTCCTTTCCTCTTTGTTTTTTGTATTTTTTTTTCCAACAATAACCCCCGCGCAATGAAATCGAAAGAATGCGCCTCCATTTGGCGCAAGTGGCGGTCCATCGGGGGCGCGCCATTGGCCTTTTTTCCCGTGCGACCAAAAAAAAAAGAAAGAGGGGCCACAGCCGCCACACGGGCACATCTCTCGCCCCCCAAAAAGACGGTCATTCTTTTGGCAATGGGCGACTTTTGGGGACAAGTGCCCTGAAAGATTCATTTTTTTGTGAGAGAAAAGGGGTCGGCTTGCCTATGGGGCCACAGGAGCGATTGGCGGCGCCTCGCCCGAGGAGATGCCGCGTGCGCCGACATCGGGCGGCCACCAGGGAAAACCCCGGCTCCCCCGCTGACAACCGTGCGTGCACGCCCCTCCTTCTATTTTTTTGTCGTCCAATGATCTGTCGCGCAACCGTGTCCTCGGATACCGCAAGAACGGACGATTCGTTGTCGCGTGCTTAAAAGGCAGTTCTCTCTTTGTTCCTTTGCTCACCGCACCTCTCTGTTTTTTTACCACACCACACCACAACCCATCATCGCCCCCATCGCCAGGTCGTCTATTTGACGCCCAATACTCGTTCCCCCTTTTGCACGACGCTCTACAACCCGCATCGATACCATGAACGCCTCAACGACCGCCATCCTCCTGTGCCTGGCCGTGTGCCTGGCGGCGACCGCCGCCGCGGGCCGCCCCCACGCCACCCGCTCGTGCCTCCCCGGCCAGGGCAACGCCGGTGCGCCCTATGACGTCTCGTGCCCGCGCTACTATTACACGCGCGCCGGCCTGGAGAGGGCCGAACCCTTCAAGGGCACCAACCTCGGCTGGTTCAACTGCACGGGCTCGGCGTCGCTCCACGACCGCGTCACGGGCCAGCACGTCACCTCGTTTGACCTGCCGGCGTTTAACCTGCAGACGCTCTACGACGCCGACTGCGGCTGCTGGATGACGACCAACTCGCTGACGACCTATGTCGTGCGCGAGTACGGTACGGGCATGCCGGGCCACTCGCAACAGGGCAGTTGCTTCGAGTACGACTTTGACCCCGTCGACGGCGGCGACCAGCCGCTCAGGACCGTGGCGCGCGCCACCAACGTCGGCCTCTTTCACCGCGACGTGGCCTACATGCACGCCGAGACGGGCGCGCTCGCCGGCCAGCAGACGATCGTCTTGAACGCGCGCGGCGACGAGATGGTCCTCTTGCGCCTCTACGACCCCGTCACCCGCGTGCCCACCTTTGTCCAGAATGTCGTGTGCAGCAAGTTTGCCGCCCAGCCCTAGACAAAAATAAGAGGAAACCATTCACGCGCACCCTTGTCTTGTTTTTCGTTTTTTTTGTAAAAAAATAAGAAATACCACAAGAATGCCATTGCCCAACTGGCGCCTGTCCTCATTTTGTCTGGCGGACGGGCGTGTCCACGCATGGCCGATATGCGCTGCGTGGACGAAAAAAAAGAGGCGGTCCGCACCAAAAAGCCGCCAACGCGCGTGTCGGTCGTCGGGCCGCCGACTTTTTTTCCAAAAAAGCACGCAGAGGACAAATCAACAGGAAGCATTTTTTTTTAAAATGGCGTTATTTGGTTTCTTTTTTTAATTTATGGCCATTGCCATCGTGGCGACGAGCGCTCGCGGCCTAGATCTGTCCCTCCCATTCCATGGCGTCGACGCTGGGCACGACACGCAACGGACCAGCGGCCGTCGAGGCGCCACCGCGCCGTTGCTCGTAAAAGTCCAAGAGGCGCTGCAGGACAGCGCGCGTTGGAGCGCGACGGGGCGGGCCGCTGATGTCCCTGGGGTAAAGATATCTCAAGGCTTCCTGCTGGCGCTCAAACATCGCCGCCCTCTGGCTCTCGGTCTCACGCAGTTTCTCGCGCAGGAGGTCCATCTCGGATGCGGCGCGTCCTCTGTTGCCGACCGCGGGCTGCGCGCGCTCGTCGGGACTGTAGCCGGCCCGCAGCAGCACCCCGGCGATCGGAAGCGCGTCGGCGTCAAATAGCGCGACGGCGTCGGCGACGCCCCGGTCCGGTGGGAACGCGAGACTGATCAAGATCCCTTTGCGTGCACTCCCGCGCCTGACCGCATATTCACGCAAGGCCGTGAGCGGGTTTTCGTCTTCCGGAGCCAGCGGCGACGTGCGCGGATAGGTCTCGGTGAGGGCCTTCACGCCGCGGATGACCGGCGCCGCCGAGTACAATTGCCAGCCGCGATGGAGGAGCCCGTCGATGAGGGTCTCGACCGTGGGCCGTGGGCGCACGCCGATCGACGCCAGGCGCGCAATGACCGCGGGCGCGCCGTAGGCGGCGGCCACCGCCAGAGGCGTCCATCCTTCGGCCGTCGGCGGCGCGGTCCTCAAAAGCGCGTAGGGGTCCACTTCTTGGGGTGGCGAATCGCGAAACATTATGACGCCCTCTCGGTATGGATTCAACGGCGGCCGCGGCAGCGCTACGACAGAGGCGATCACCGGGCGTCGCGGATCGATGGCGCCCGAGGCGATGATGTACTCGACCGTGTCGGCGTCGTCCTCGGCTGTTGCGAGCAGGAATTCCCTCAAGCACGCCTCATAATCGCTGCACAATTCACGGGCGGTGATCCCTTTTTCTTGTTCAGCGGCCCCACGGGCCACTTGCCTCATGTATTGGGACGTGCCCGCTGCGCGCGCGGTGGCAAAGGGTCCCGCCGATCTCAGGACCATCTCGAGGACCTCGGCCGGCAACGAGCCGAGGCTCAGGTCGTCGTCGACCGCTTGTACGCTCGCAGCCACGTCCATGGGGAGGTTGTTCATATCGCCTGCCTGTCGTGTGCGCGACCTTTGTTTTTGCCTTTTCTTTTGTTTTCCCCCTTACAGCATACGGATCCAGAAAGGCACCGCTGCAGTGTGGGCAGCGAGGACAGCGCCCTTGTTTCCGGTGACGCACAGCACGCGGGCCGACGCGCAGAAAGAGATCGAGTACCCCAAGAAGAAAGATGCCGATTTGGGGCTCGACAGAAAAGAAAAAAAAGCGCGTGCCAGAAGCGGACAGACGCCGCCGGCGGCTGCCGTGTGAGCCGACGCCCGGGCGCCCATCGCATCGACAAAGAGGGATCAAAAAAAATGGGGAGATCGATCACATCTACCGCGGGTTTTCCTCGCCACAAAGGTGCACCCGCCGCATGGCTTTCTTTTGGCCGTTGTCGCCCGCCCGACCCTTTGGAGGCTGGCCTTTTTTCCTTGCCGATCCCGCCCGCACAGGCTTGTCGATAAAAGAAGACCCAGCAGGCACGCCAATTTGTCATGCCAAAAATGCCGACCAATCGCACTCTGGCGCCCTTCCTTTGCGGCCAATGATACCGCACGGTCTTTGACGCGCCTTGACAACAGGAAAAAAAAAAGACCGCGCGATCCCAGCGCCGGCCATTTCTCGCCGACGCCCTCTCTGTCGCTGCGCACTCGCTCTTTTCCTGCTGCGCTTTGTCCGTCGCTGTTTTCTTTTTTTCAGCACAAGTGGGAGCGACAATTTTTTTGAGCCGCCTCTTTGGGCTTTTTTTCCTCTTTCGTCGGCTCGCGGCGGCTGTGCCTTTTGATCCTTTTCTTTAGATTTTTAATTTTTTGGTTTTCTTTCGCGCGGCGGCCCTCGCGATGAAGCGGCCCGCCCATCACGCGCCCTGCAAAAGTGCGCCCGACCCGCCGACCACCGGCTGCGCGCCGCCGCCAAAAGACGACGGACACTCGAAACAAACCAACCCCAAGCGCAGCCGGTCGGCATCGAGGGCGACCGTCCGGCGTGCGCCGGCCAACGGGCCGCAACAGCACGCGCAACTGCTGCCGTCGCCGTCGCCGTTGGCGCTGCACACCGACGCCCAACCGAGGGCGCCTTTTAGCGTCTGCGCCTTTCGCCATTTCCTGCGCGGCCTGCCACCGACGGCGACCGTCGATCTGGCCGACGAACCGCCCATCGTCGTCATGGACAGCGCGCGACTTCGGGCCTCGTACGTGATGTTTACCCGCGGCTCGACCGTCGCCGCGCGTCTCCTCGTCCGCCTGGGCGTCGCCGGCCCGTTTGACCATCTGCCGGCCGTGCCAGTGCGCGCATCGGCACCGCCGATCATGGGTGCGCAGACCTCTGTCGGCGGCGCGCGCCTGTGTCATCCAAAGCGCGAGCGCGTTGCATCCTCGTGCGCGTCTGGGTCGCTGCCCACCGTCTACGACGTGTGCTGCGAGGCCATACTCGACCGGGCGCGCGCCGCCTATCGAGCGGCGGGGCCGGTCGCCGCCACCAACGCCGTGGCCGACGTGTCGTCGGTGCTCGCCTCGACGGCACCCGTCGACGTGGCCTTGTACGCGTGCGGCGCCACGCTGGTCACGCGCGACGTCGCGCTGGGCATGCTCGCGCTCGGCGAATCGCGATCCGACGTCGACGCCGCCTATGCGTGCGTCGCGTGGACCGTCTTGCCGCACGGCTCGGTGGGCGTCTATGAGCGACGCTCCTGACTCGGCGATCAAGGACCCGCGCCTTTGTATGTCTCCTGGCCAGGCGTCGCCGCTATTGTACATATCGCAATCAAACAGGCCCTCTAAGAAGAATAAAAAAAAGGAAGAAAGAATCGCTCGGCGCCGCTGCCGTCTGGGGCAAGTCGCTCTTTTTGGTCCTTTCTTGTTTGTTTTCTTTTTCATTCTTTTTTTTTTCAATTACACCATCACCGAGAACAAAAAAGCGCCCCAAAAGAGAAATCTCTTTCTTTTGTGTGCTCATCAACAAAAGCGGCGGTCCCTGTGCCCCTCGAAAAGACAAAAGGACGCGCAGGAAAAAAAAAAGAAGAAATCCGCCAAAGAAGGAGACGACAGAGACAGGCGCGTGCGTGCGCGCACGCCATGTTAGGGCAAGGCAAAGCGCGGCTCGTCGGCAAACAATCGTGCGATGCGGTCGCTCTGGTAGGGTTTGAGGACATGCTCAAAGATGGCGTCGGTGCGCTCCATGGCATCGATCCAGGCGAGCATCCCGCGCAGGCTCCCTCGTACGCCGACGATGCGCGACAGGTCGTCGTTGCCGGCTACGCGAAACGGTGCGTTGGTGTGACTCTCGCAGAGAGCGTCCGCCAGCGCCGACGATCTGTCCGAGCAGAGAGCCGCATAGGGCGGCGGTCGGTCTTGGATGGCGACGGCGCGCTGCAGACGCCGCTCGACGATGTCGATGAGCGATCTCAGTACGGCGCCCGTGCTGTCGATGGCCTCGGCCGTCCATCCATCGGCGCCGGGACCGGCCGCCAGCGATTCCACGGCGACGCGCATCCAGAAGAGATCCCACAAGCCTTGCACGCGGAAAAAAACGGGTGCTTCGTCGCAAGGAACCCGCGACGGAACCATGTGGACCATGAGCGAGGCCGCGCTAATGGCGTCGGCCACCTCCTGGTCGGTCCATCTCTCTGACGGATCGAGTCGGTGATGAAAAAAGAACCCGATGCCGTCTTCATGGCGCGTGACAAATGTTGTGGCATGGTGCGTCGATGCCTCGGTCGGCGGCAAGGCACCACAAATGACGTCGATGCCGAGGCTCCATCTCGGGGGTATGGACTGGAGGACGGCGCGGGCCACACAGCGGTTATGGTCAAACTCGGCCTTGGCCAGGGCCGACTCGTCGACGGTACCCGTTCGCGCATCGACGCAGGCCCATAAGCGGGCGCCGATCTCGCCCAAGTCAAACCGCAGATCGGTTTCGGACCGCCCCGTCTTTGGTTCCATCTTTTCTTTTTCCTTTTTCTTTTTTTTTTGCTGTATCTTCCTCCTTTGTTGGGCCTCTCCCTGTTTAGCCTCGGATGAACAAAGGCAGACACAAAAAACTCGCAGCGGCGTTCTGTATTATTTTTGCGTATTGTGTGCACTGCCGACTCGCGCACGGTCCTGCCGCTGAATTTTTTTAAAGGGGAGGCAGAGGTTAGGATATCAAAGAGCCAATGGCGACCGAGCCGGGTCCCGTTGCCGTGTAGCCGCCATAAGGGGCAGCCTCTCCCCTGCCCGCAAGGCCGACATGATTTGATGGCCAAGAGAGCCCGATGCAAAAAAAGAAGGCGACGACGAGACGGCCGAGGCAAAGACGGCCTGTCGTCGGTGGCGCCATCGCAAAAAAAAACAAAAGCCCAGCAGGCGGTCGCCTTTTTTCTTCCTATTCTTTTTTTTTAAAATATGTGTCGCTCGCGCGCCGCACGAGCCCGAGCGCAGGCCTTTTGCGTGCGCGCGCGCGGGAAAAGAAAAAAGAGGAAAGAGGCGAACTGAAGAAGGAAAGAAAAAGGCGACGCCGGTCGCGCCTCTGCCTATTCTCTCCCCGACCAACTCGCGAAAGAGGGACGGGAAGAAGGATCAAAAAAAGCAGCAAGACAAAGAGAGAAAATAAATTTGGAAAAACAATGGTGGCGGGCGAGGTGTGGCGGCGACGTGCCGTTGTCTTTCTGGTGTTGCTGGGCGCCGTTGCAGCGGCCGCCGTCCTGTGCGCCGCCGGCGTCGTCCTACACCACCGCGGCACGCCCGACGCCGTGCAGGACGATGACACCGTCGAGGCTCCGCCGGCGGGTACCGGCGGTTGCCCGTCGTTGGTGCGCGCGCATCGGTGCAAGGCGCGCTGCGGCTGCGAGTGGTGCCCGCCGGGTCCGGGCTTTGGCTGCCACGAGGCGACGTCGGGCGTCGGCCCGTGCGGCGGCCGCAGCGGCCATCGGCGGGCCTTTTGGACGTGCGAGGCGCACGTGGCCACGTGGTTGGCCATCGCCGGCGCCGGCCTTGTGGGCGCCGTCTTTGTCGCGGCCGCGGCCAGTCTCTGGACCTGCTGGCCGAGGATGTGCCGCCCCCGGCCAGCACCCAATGACCACACGACCGGTCTCCTGACGCCTCCCTGTGCATCCGTCAACGCCTGATGCGATCTACCACACGCGCGCGCGTCGAGGGCTTGAATGCGACTCTCCGTAGCAGCCTATAAAACGGCCTGTGTAAAAGAACTGACGAGGCACAAAAGACGGAGAAAAAAGATTCGCCACTCGACAAGGTAAATCGGCCGACCCGCGCCTCGTTGCCTCTGGAGGCTGTGTCTAAAAAAAGAAGAAAACGACAAATGAAGCACGCGTGGTCTTTGGCACTTGGTGACGCACGCGCCCCACGAGCGGCGATGGCATTCGCCCTCTTTGCGGGCCTCTTGGCGTCGGTCGCCCTCGTCACGGCGGCCGATTCAACGCCGAGTCCGTCTTTGGACCGCGCCTGCGAGATGGTGTTGGACGGTGCCACGTGCCGACAGCGCTGCGAGTGCGAGTGGTGTCCGCCGGGACCCGACCACGGGTGCCACACGATCAACCTTGCCGGCGCATGCGGCGGCGAGCCGGGCCAGAGGGCGCCGCACGACGCCTGCTACGACGATCCGGCGTCTGGCGTCGAGGGCCTCGTTGTCGGAGGCCTATTTGTCGGCCTCGCGCTGGTCGCCGTCGGTATCTGGTGGGGCTGCCTCTGCGTGCGGTCCGTGAGGCACCACTTTCTGCGCCATGCCGATCGCGTCAATGCCGTCGACGACGAAAAGGGCACAGCCAGAGATGACATGGGCGCTGGTCTCCCCCTCGACGAGACACCCGACCGTGCGCCACGGGACGACGGCCCAGGCGCAGCGCCGCCGCCGCGTCGTCTGGCCTCGCGCCCAATCGATATGCCGCGTCCGCGCGTGCCTATTCTCTAGTTGGCGCCGCCCGTGTCTGCCTCTTTTGCACAACAACGTCAACAGTGCCGACGTCTTTGTCTGCCCGCTTTTTTTCTTTGTTTCCTTATTGTTTCCTTTTCTCTGCTCTTTATATCGGGCGCTCCTCACGCCTGAAAGCCTCGGCTCTTGCGACCGACGCGAGAGCAGGAACAATAGAGACAGGCGGCACGCAGAGAGTCTCTGCATCGTGAGCGCCCTCGCCAACGGCCACTTTTACTCCTTTGCGGGCGACGCTCGCCGTTGTTGCCGCTGTTGTGGTCGTCCTCATTGATTATTATCATGGTTGTTGACCATCAATCATCTTTGATCGGCTTGGCGAATGGTTTGCGCGATTGCGGCTTTGGCCGGTGCCACCAAAAGGAGGCGGGGACAGAGCCGGGTCCTTTCGACGCGATGCAAGTAAAAAAAAGAAACACCGGCCCTCGTGTTGGAACTGGATGCCTGGACCGATGCGCGTCCCATCAGCCGCGCACCGAGAGAAGAAGAAAGAAGAACGCGCCGGGTTTTATCGGCACACACTATGCTGCTTGTGTGTCATGGGTTTTTCCTTTTTTTCCCCTCCCAACATGCCGTCCTCTCGGTTGTGTGCCGACCGCCTGTCTGGACACAAGAGCGCGACAAGCACACCGCTGCCCATGAAAAGGACGCGCGACGAGCAAATCGACGCCGAGAACCGGCAGTCCTCGACGGCGACGGTGACGACCACCGAGGCAAAGCGCGCCAAGAAATCATCTGCGCCCTATGTTATTCTCGACAATGGACGTCTAGAGATCCCGTTTGGGGTCGGCTTTGTCCAGATCTCTAAAGATCGCCCCAAGGGAGAGCAAAAGAAAGAGGCGCGACAGTGCACATGCGCACCGCCCGACAGCGACGATGATGACGCCGGATGCGACTGCGGGGCCGACGACGACGATGATGGCGGCGGCGACGACGACGACGATTGGGACTATGATCTCTGCGGCGCCCGCGACCTGCGGTGGGACCTGCTGTCAGAGAGGGACACGGTCTTTATCGAGAAACGGGCCACGGCTCTGGTAGGGCTGGCCTTTGACGATCTCCGTCCCGTGTTCCGCGACTACACGGGCGAGAGTGTCGTGCTCGAGTGCGACATGCCGCCCGAGGAGGCCGACAACCTCGACAAAGACGAAAGGGAGAAAAAGAGGATCAGCGGGACGGTCGCCGAGCGCGCGGCGCTCGTCAAGTACATGTCCTTTGAAAAGGGCATGCAGTCCACTCCGCCTGACTTTGGGTACACCATCGAAACACGCGCGTGGCTAAACAAATAAAAGAAAAAAAATGGCGCCATCGCTAAAAGCCGACGAGACAACACGAGGGCGCGCCTAGAGGGAGGCGCTTTCTTCCTTTCTTTGTGGCGATGCCGAGACCGGGGGGGCGAGCGCCGTTGTCTCGTCGACAAAAAAAGACAAAACACGCGATCGGCTGTGACCGGTACGATTGGCAGAGGCTTTGCCAATCGCGTGGGGTATGACGTGTGACCACTCCCGCGTCCCGGTGTGTGGTTGGGCGCTGCTTTTTGCCCTCTCGCTTTAAAAAGGCTTTGCAGAGCGCACCAAAAAAATAGATAGGAAGAAAAAAGGGACCACACAGCCAGACACGCGCGCACACCATGTTCTACCCGCCCATCGCCCATCTAAACACGGAAAAGGCGTCGCCCCAGTGGGGACAGTCCGACCCCGACGGCGCCCGCAACTACCGATGGTTCATCGAGGAAAAGGTCGACGGCAGCCAGTTGTCCTTTCAGCGCCAGGGCGACGCGGTCGAATTCCGCAACCGGTCCAAGGTCGTGCCGGTCGACGTCGCCCTCGACAGGGCGTGCTATGCCAACGCCGTCCGCGCCATCGGGCGCCTTGCCGACCGACTCAACCCGGCCTACACCTACCACGGCGAGGCCGTGTGCAAGCGGCGGCACAATGTCGTCGCCTATCGGGTCACGCCGCTCAAGTTTTGGATCTGCTATGGGATCTACGACGGCGAGCGCCACCTGGACCGCCCCGCGCTGGAGGCCGAGTGCGCGCGTCTCGGTCTCCAGTGCGTGCAGGTCCTGTACGCCAACGACGACCCTTTGGCGCTGGACCCGGCGCCCCGCGTGATCGAGATCGTGGCTCGTATCGAGGCCGGCCAGATCGAATCGTGCCTGGGCGGTAACGCGATCGAGGGCGTCGTCGTCAAGCACAATGCCGCGTGGCACAGCCGGTCTAAGGCCTACAAGTGCATCCAGTTCAAGCACGTCACCGCGGCCTTTAAAGAGTGCCATGTGCAGAAGCGCGCGCCGGTCGTCCAGCACGACGCCGAATCGCTCATGGCCCACCTGGCGTGGATCGGAAGCAAATTTGCCCTGCCGGCCGTCTACCAAAAGGCGGTACAGCACATCCGTGAGAATCCGACGGGCGGCGCGTCGATCTCGCTGCCGGCCATGCAGCGCGAGGTGGAAAAGGACATTCGAAAGGAGCACGGCCAGGACATTGCCGAGGCCCTCGCCGAGGCCTTTATGCCGGTGATCATGCAGTACGCCACGGCAGGGGTACCCGAGTGGATGGCCGCCCAAGAAGATCTGCTGCCAAAGACCGAATAAAGAAAGCCTATTGTGTTTGACAATAGTGGGCGTGTGGTTGAGATCGGGGGGGGGGGACAAGGTTGTCGACAGAGCGACGCGCGACGGCGCCGTTGCGGGCAGGCGGGCCGACAATGGGCGTCGGCTCGCTGGCCGATTGCGGTTTTTTCTTTTGGTAGTCTCCACGTGTGTGATCGGCACCGCCTTGTCTGGGGACAGAGAGCGCTACGCCGTCGAGCGTGTTGCCTGCAAAGAGGCGCGAGGTACGACCGACACCAGCGCGTATCAGTGACGAGACTTGCGCGCGCGCAGTATGCGCGGGCATGCGACGCGGCCTGATTGTCTTTTTCAAAAAAAAAGAAGGGTCATCGCGAAAATGCACTTTTTTTGCAGTGCTGACGGTGGCGCCCCCGGCCGCGCGAGACGGGCAGAGGGCTCACGCGACGAAAGAAAAAGAGGGAAACAAAGAGAAAAAAAGATTAAAAAAGATGAACATATGTTTATCTTTTTTAATCTTTTGTTGCAGCACAGACCGGGGGCCGCACAGACAGTTTTTTTTCCTCTGACGGCGGGCGCTGCCATCGCTGCGGGCCGCTCGCGCGGTGGCGACACGCGAGCGGTCGCGTGTTCAAGGGAAAAAAAGACGGGCGACGAGACCTCGACCCCGATCGTACGCGCGCGCTCGCTCACTGCGCCGTTGGGTTTTGGTGCGAGGAGTAGGGAAAAAAAAAGAGACGGACAGAGAGCGCATCTCACGGGCACGCGCAAGAGAGACCGTCGGGATGGCGTCGCCCTTATTACGCGGCCGCGCGCGTATTCTATCACGCTGGCCCGACGACAATGTCAGACGCACGGGCAGCGACGATTGGCCCTATGCCGTCGACGGCACCGACGGCGACGAGAGTGTGCCGTTTTTCAGCGACGACACGGCTATGCGACGACCGCAGAGGGCGCGCGCGTGGTGCGTGCGCGCGCGCGACCGGGCCGGCAACCACCTGGGCGTCATGGCGACGTGGCTGTCGGCGGCAGCCGCCGCCTACTGGATGGCGGCCCTCGTGCCCGGCCTGGCCGTGTTTGCCCTCACCGTCGAAATTGACGACCGGCCAGGCGGCGGCCCCTACACGACCAAGGCCCTGCTGTCGATCGCGCGCGCCGCCGCCATGCCCGTCGGATTCGCCGTCGCCCTTTACGGCCCCGTGCGTCGCGCGGCCGTCGACGGCTGGCGCCGGCCCGCGTCGCTGTTCATACTGCCGCTGGTCTATAGCATCGTGCCCAACGCGGCCTTTGCCCTCGGCGCCGGCACCGCCGTGGGCGTCGCCGTCCAGTTGGCGGCGCGCTTTGCCGGCACGGCCGTCATCTCGCTGGCCTTTTGCGCCTACCTGGCCTATGCGCAGGGGCGGCGCGCGTCGGACGTCGCCATGCCCGTGGCCACGCTGGCCATCCTCCTGGCGCCGGCCGTCTCGCGCCCCTTGTCGACGGGCGTCGCCGACCTGCTGGCGCGCGTCGGCGACGGCAGCGACAGCGACGGCCACCTGTGGATGCCGCTGGCGGTGAGTGCCCTCTGCGTGGTGCCCACCCTGGCGGCGGCGCTGGCGCTGGCCCTGACGCCCCCGCCCAGTCGGGCCGACGTCCGGGCGCGATCCGCCGCGACAGCGTCGCACGTGGCGTTTAAAGCGCCGACCGAGGACACCAACACTGGCGGTGATCAGGGCAGCGCGAGCGCCGTCGCCTTGGACGCAAAGGCCCTGGCGGGGGCCGTGAACGGGGCCTGGTTTCGGCGCCACTGGGCCGTCATCGCGGGCCTGGCCGTGAGCAACGCCGCCCTCCAGGGTCTCGGCGCCGTCCGCGACGTCTTTACGGCCGATCTCGTCGGACCCGGCGCCCCGTGGTGGCAGTCGGTGGTCGCCGACGCGCCCGCGTGCGTCGTCGCGTGCCTGTGCTACGTGCCCCTCCTCTGGGTGGGGGACAACCGTCGGGCCTTTGTCGCCATCGGCGCCGTGGGCGTCCTGGCGGCCCTGCTGTTGGCCGCCTCGGGCGCGGCGTCGCTCACCGGCTGGCTGTCGCCGTTGGCCTTTCTCGTGGTCGGCGGCGTGGGCCACTTTTTCGCCCTGGTGCCCTTTAGCGGCGGCGGGATCGTCTTTGAGCGCCTCATGGGCGCGGCGCGCATGCCCGTCGACCCCCTCCTGGTCAACGTCGTCTGCCAGGTGCCGGCCTACGTGGCCGGCCTCGGCGTCCTCTTGCTGGCGCCGGCCGCCACCCATCCGGCGGCCTTTTTCGGCTGGACCGCCGTCCTCTGTGGCGGCCTGCTCGTCGCCTCGTGCGTGTGGACGCTCGCCGCTGCCTTTTGCGTGCTACCGCCGTCAGAGGAGTCGACACTGCTGCCGTCGCCTCTGCCGCATCTGAGCAGCGATTCCACTGCGTCGACACATGACCGCGACAATAATCATGACAATGATCATTATGGTGATGGCGACAATACGGCGTGGCCAACGGTGCCCGGTGTGGGACCCGCGAGTGAAAGGGCGCCGACGGACGACATCTATGGCACGGTATCCTTGCCCTATGTCGACGACCATCCGCGGGCGTCCTACTGCTACGCCGACGTGACCGTCCTCTAGGCGAGTCGATTCGCATCGGCCCCGGCGTTGGCCACCCTCGACAACTTTTTTTGGATGTCTTGCGTTGTGCTGGTCGACAGCCAGCCGGCCAGCCGTCGGGTTGCGGCACAGCATTGGGCTGGATCGCCAGCAAGCGTCGCTGCAGCCTATCCGACAAACATGTGTCGCTTCTTGTCTTCCTCTCGCGTAATAAAGGACACGCCTAACTTCTTGAACCATGGCGACTCAACGACCAATGTATCTTTAAACCACACACCGGTGCATCCAATGACTGCCAAGCCTCTGGCGGCGCAATGCGAATTTACTGCGGCCCGCCGACCAACAAAGTAAACAAAAAATCTAGGCCGCCAGTTACTAAGCCTCTTGTCTGTGCGTCGAGGCTCTCGTGACGCTTTGCCTCTGGTTGATTCTAGTGGAACCCCTCTTGCCCTCTGCCCGCACAACTATGCCTACTCCGTGCAATCGCCCCAAAGGTACCACCAGAGATCCCATCCCAATTGGTGCAGCGTATTTACGGGCGCTCGGCCTGCAGAAGTTTCCGGCGTCATGAGCCTCGACGGCTGGACCGTCGACTTAGAGGACCGGGACGCCGAGCCAGTGATATCTTGGGAGGAGCACCTGCGATGCAGCGAGTCACACCCAGTGCTTGCTTCTGGCCAGTTGACCGACGGTCGACCAAGGACCCTTAGCCAGCGCGGTTGGGTCGAGATAGATAGATGGAATTCCAACTGACAAGTAAACCACAATAAAAAGGCAGAGAGATCTAGACTACGCAGGGGACGTACATGAATTGAACTCAATTTGCTTATCTTGATTCATCTGCGATCGCGAATCCGAACCCGAATGCGACTGCCGGTTAGTCGCACTCGCAGTCGCATCCGGGTTCCCCACCGCCATCGACCAAGTCGAAGTTAACCGACCATCAACCGAAAACAGAGTAGCCAGTTAGTCGAATGTAGCCCGTTGATGCCCGCAGGCACTGGCCCAGCGGCAGATTTCTTTTTTTTATTTTTTTGTTGTTATTTATTTTGCATTTTTATCCGTCCACATTTTTGGCGTCGCGCTGAAAGGCATCCGGCGCGCACACGCTGCCGTCGACCGTGTCCAAGACGAGGCGCCTCACGCGCGGGCACCACCCGACGAGACCCTCGGCGACATAGCGCCAAAAGAGACGAGCGTCGTCGCTGTCGTCGGCGGGGACCATGACTTGCGCCGGGCTCCCCTCGACATCGATCGACACCGTGCGCCACGCGCATGCGGAAATGATGCGCCCCGCGTATTCGGGGCTCGGACACGCCAGCGAACACGCAAACTCGATCCCGTCTGCAAACCCGCCATCGACGTAGTGGGCGCGGGCAGCGTCGCCATTGGCGTACGTCACCACGTACTCGCCGTGCGACTTCCCGTTGCGTGTGGGACCGGCGACTGTGCTCCCGTCGGGGTAATGCGACGTGCCCGTCTCGATGTCGCCGTCGCGGCAGCAACCATGGTGGCGCGTGCCGTCGGTGGACAGGCCGACAAAGGCGCCGGTCTTGCTCTTGTCGAGGGTCAGCCAGTAGCGCACGCCGGCACGCAAAAAGATAAAGACCGGGATGGTGCCCGATGCGTCGGCCGGCCCTTGGTGCGTGACGTTTGTCGCCGTGCACTCGACCGACCACGAATGGCCGCCGGCGCCCTGCGCGGGCATGGTCTCGGTCCACGAGACCACCTCGTCGTTGTTGGGACCCCCAAAGGTGATCATCACCGCGTAGCCAAAGCACAGACCCACAGTCAAGTCGACCACGAGGAGCGTCGACGGATCGGGCCGGAAGCCGCGCGGACCCGAAAAGGACTCGTCGGGCGCCTCGGAGGACGTCGCCAGGTGCGCCTGGTAGAGCCAGCGCCAGTCCTTGCCGACGGCAAAGGCATGGGCAAAGGGCGGCGGCAGGTGCTCAACGGGGCGGCATCGCGGGGGCATGGCAGAGAGACCGCCGGTGTCGCGCCACAACTCGACGGCCATCTCGTGCCATGGGTCGTCTGGGTGGTCGCGGTGCGGCCACGGCTGCGCCGACAGGCCCTTGGCATAGAGTTGCGAAAAGTCTCGAAGAAACAGACGGCGCCACATGGCGCGGCAGGTCGCCAGCGCGTGGACGTAGTGGCAGGTCGCCGCCAGCCGCGCCATGTCGGCCACGGGCAACAGGGCCGCGATGTGCGAAACAATCTCGGGCGGCAGGTCCCCAAAGCCGACCTCGGCGCCCTTTGTTGGTGCCATCCCTCGTGCCTGTCTTTTTTTTTCCTTTCCTATTGTGCGTCTCTGATCCCTTGCGCCGAGGGGTTGTGTGGCCGCTCTTGGCGGCCTGTGCCTGCGCGGCGGGCGGCCGGCGTTCCCGCCTCCCGATGAGCGACACACGCCCGCCGGCGGCGCACCTACGGCCCCGTTGGTTTGGGCGCTGGGTCGTTTTCTTTTCCTGTCGTCTCAGAGAACGACCGACGGCGCGGCGCGCAAGACAATGAGACGATCAGGTTCAATGTCTGCCAAAAAAAGGCGAGTCGGAGCAAGGCATTACGCGGGTCCCAAAAAAGGCCGCGACGATTTTTTTCTTAAAAAAAAAAAGACGGCCACCAGAGAGCGGCGACCGAAAAAAAAAAGATCCGAGCCCTCGACCATGGAAGAGACAAGGAACACGGCAAAAGGGGACGCCCGGTGCGGTGGCCTCGGGTCCGCGGCGGCCCTGCCGGCCGTGGCAACACGTTCATCAGAGAGCGTCGGCGCGCAATGCGACGCCGTGGGCGAGGACGCGACGGTCGCGGAAGCACTCGACGCCGCCGCGCGACGCGCCGTTGCCGAGACGGTGCGCACGGCGACCGAGGCCGTCCGCGCCTCACAGCCGGGTCTCTTTACCGCCGCCGTTCTGGGCGCTGACGGACAGGTGGTGGCGCGTGGACGCAACCGCGTGTTTGACGCGTGCGACCCGACGGCGCACGCCGAGATCGAGGCCATCCGCGCGGCCTGCCGGGTCCGTGGTTCGATTGCCCTGGACGCTTGTGTCCTGTGCTCCAACGCCGAGCCGTGCCCCATGTGCCTGTCGGCCGCCTACTGGGCCGGCATCCGCCTCGTCTACTATGCGTGCCCCAAGGAGACCGTCGCTGCGGCAGTGGGCTTTGACGACGCCCGGCTCTACGCCGACCTGGCCCTGCCCGCATGCCAACGCACCCTGATTCAGACCGTGCACGTCGACTGTGCCGACGCCGCCGACGCCTTTTACGCCTGGCGCCATCGCGAGGCCTCGGCACCCACGGCGGCCTCGACCGTATCGCCCTCGGCGCGTGCCGATTCTTTGGCATCCGAGGCTTGTGCTCCTTGTAACGGCCAATAAAAGAATATTTTCGACATTATGGCGCCGCCGTCGTGGCCCGCCAGAGCAAAAAAAAAGAGGCAAAGACATCGTATGTAGAAGGCGAGGTGGATCAGTGGCACAGTGCCGTCGGCGGTGCCGACTTTTTTTCCAGCGCGAGCAACTTTGACCTGTCTTTGTTGGTTCCCGTCGGCGCCGCACTCTCTCGTTGGCGATCCCCTTCCCCCAATTTTTGTTTCCCGCCTATCTTGGCGTTGTTGTCGCGCACACACGCCGCGACGAACCAGGCCGCTTTTTGGTCCGGCGGTTGCGACGCCCCCTTTTTTTTTGATCCAAAAAGTTGCGCGATCGCCATATTTGTGTGCCTCTCTCAAATGTTGACCAACGGCCCGTTTTGGCCATTCCCTCTTTTTTTTTGACCCAATGACGATCGTCGCGTCTTGTTTTTTTCTGAATGTTTGCGGGTTGAGAAATACGTAAAGCGGAGCGCCGGCACGCCACCAGTCCCTCCTTGTTTGACATTCTATTTTTTTCCCGGTACCGCCGAGCCCACACGCACGCGAGGCAACCCACCAACGGCAACAACATCAACAGACAAAAAACCCCAAGATCGTGCGAGCCATGGAAGCAATCACCTTGTCCGCAACTGCGTCCGGGTCGGCGGCGCCGACGGGTTCCCAGAGTGCTCTGTTGCGCTGGGGCAGCGCCGACCCCACGGCCAGGCGCGCCACGGCCGAGGCCCTTGCCGACCACCTGGTGAGGACGGGCGCCGTCCAGTTGCGGCCCCGCGCGTTCTTTACCTTTGCCAGCGGGTTCACAACGCCGGCCTACTGCGACCTCCGCCTGGCCTTGGGCGATGTCGACGCGCACCGGGCTATCGCGGAGGCGCTCACCGCAGCCGTCCGTGACCGGTTCCTTGGCGATGGCGATTCGCGTCCCGGTCCGGTGACCGTCGTCGGCGTGGCGACGGGCGGCATCGCCTACGCGACCGGCGTGGCCGACCGCCTCGGGCTTCCGCTCGCCTATGTACGGTCGGCGCCCAAAGACCATGGCACGGGCAGACGCGTCGAGGGCGGCCTGACCCAGGGTGGTCGCTGCGTCGTCGTGGACGACGTGTTTGGCTCGGGCGCGGCCGCCCTCGATGCCGTCCGCGCCCTCCAAGACTATGGCGCCGAGGTGCTGGGCGTCTGCGGCGTCTTTTCCTACGATTTCGATACGTTGACGAGCAGCGTGGCCGCCGCCGGCGTGCCCTTTGTGCGCCTGGTCGACTTCGCCACCACGGTCGACCGTGCCCAGTCTGCCGGCGTCATCGACTCGGCGGACAGAGACCTCGTGCGCGCGTGGTACGCGCCCAAGTCGACCTGGCGCCCGACCTAGAGCCTGTTCCTGGCCTCTCCTTCCCCAAAATCGTCCATGCCTCGTCTGGCGGACCGTGTTTGGTTTCTTTGGTGGAGCGTGCCGGATCATTAAAAACGTTGCAGCCACCATTGTGATCATGATCATTAAAATCATCGTAGTCACAGTGATAGAGCGACAACAAGAATGATCGTCGTCCCCACAACAACGGGCCGTCGCCGTCGGCCTCTTTTCTTTCCTACACACGATACTGTGTCTTTTTCTCTTTCAATATTTTCTTTTTTTTTGTTGATTTTTCCTCTTTTTCTTGGGCCGCTGCGACAAGGCGATAGGCGACTGAAAAGTTTTTTTCTGTTTCGCTTTCGGCGGCGGGTTCTTTGGCGGGGCGGGCGATCGCGCGCAGCGACGGCCGCCCGCAAAAGAATGGGCGCCTCTTTCTCTTTTTGCCGACAACGGCCTGTGGTTGTCTCGCCCCCAAAAAAAAGGCATTCGCGCGGTGGCCGGCCCTCTTTCCCTTTGTTCTCATTTTTTCTCATTCTTTTTTTTTTGTGAGCGCAACCGGCCGACCTGGTTGGCTGCCTTTGTCAAAGAAAAAGACCACACGCCGGCGCTCTGATGGGATGACGAGGGACAGGCGTTGTGTTTCGCCAACTCGCTTTCTTTGAGCGGTCGGTTACCACTCCTCGCCCTCGCCGTCGCTCCTCTGTGAGGGTCCCCGCGCATCATACCAAGACCATGCACCGCCGCGGCCTCACCCCGCCCGCTCTCTTTTGGGCCTCGGTGGCGTCCCCCGTCGACGTCGCGCCCATCAGCATGCTGCCGCCCGAGATGATCGCCCACGTGCTGGCCCGACTGGCCTTGGTCGACAAGGGCGACTTGTGGGTGTGCGCGTGCGTCCTTGCGTCGCGCCTTTTTCACGTCCTCGATCGACAGACACTATGGCGTCATGGAGCCCGACTCCGCCGGCTGTCGCTGGCGCCCGACCGCCTGGCGCGACTCGGCTTTGTCCCCGTGCTCTGTCGCCTCCTTCGACGCCGCGTACTTACCTCGCGGGCCCTGGTGGAGGCGGCCGCATGTGGCCGGACCGACGCCGTGCGCTTCCTGTGCGATGTGGCGCGCCTCACCGACCGCACCAAAGACGCACTAGGCGTCGCGATCGACAAGGCCCACCCGCGTACCGTCGCCTACCTCTTGGCCAGGGCGCCGCGTGATGCGCGCCTCGCCAGGGCGCTCGTCACCGGCGCCTTTTGCCACACGCTCCTTGACAGGGTATGGGCCGCGGTGGGGCGTCCCGCCGCTCACCTGGCCGACAAATGGGCCGTGGCGCGCCTCGTTTGTGAGGCCATGCGACGACTTCCGGGGGGCGACGTGGCGCTCTATGCCGCGCCTGCCACGGCCTGCGCTGTTTTGTCTCGCACAGAGGGCGCGCTCGACTGGCTCGCCGATGTGGGTGCCCTGGACCCAAACACCGCACTCGATGCCGCCGTCGCCGCGAGCGATCCAGCAATGGCGGACCGCGCCTTGGACCTCGTGTGCGCCACCGCCCGGCCCCACGCTGGACCACCGAAAATCAGGCGGTTACCGCTGTCGTCGCTCGCCCTGCCGATCGCCGGGTGGTGCGCAGCCCGCCAGGCAGCCCTTCATGTCAACTGGGCGATGATCGCTCTGACCGCCGTGGAAGGCGCGCGTTACGATGTCCTCGACTTTGTCATCGGGCACGCCAGAACCGCGGTTTCCGAGGAACTCGGCCGGGATGTCGCCTCCTATCAGACGCGCGCCGAGTCGTACCTGGCCGACCATTTGCTGCACCCCGACGATTCCATGATCACACTGGAGCGCGCCATGATGGCGGGCGATCGCATCGCGGCTACGGCCATATGCGCGCGCCGACACGCACTCGGTCTGCCATGCAAGGTCGGGCGCATTTACGGAAATGGAGGCCTCTGGTGGTCCAGGGAGCCGGCCAATCGCGGGAGTTCCTATCCGCGTGCGTTCGATCTCTCGATGGCGCGGGCCGTGGGCATCGGCGCCTGCGGCACGGAGGACTATGCCACGTCGGCCGCCGACACGGGCGCTGTGGCGACGTTGGACTGGGTGCTGGCGCACAGCGACACCACGGTCGGCTTCCAGATTTGGCAGTGGGAATTCGATGCCGACCTCATCGGCGTCCTCGTGCGCCACAGGCGCCTCGGCCGCCACGTCGACGCGTTGGTCCACCTCGTGCGTGGTCATCACTGGGACCATGTCGAGCGGTTCTGCAAGGCCTACCCGCACATGGTGGCGCGAGCAGCCCAGGCTCTGCTCGCCGATGCCATGCGCACCGCCGACCTCTCTCTGGTCGAGTCTGCCGCGCGCATACCGTCCGTAACAATCGGCACACGAGAGATGGACATGGCGGCCTCGCATGCGCCGCTAGATGTCGTGATGGGCATGGCGCGTCGGTGGGGCGCTCGCTGTAGCGCACGGGGCGTCATGGGCGCCGTGCGTCGCCTCCACGGCGCCGTTCTCGCAGGCCTGCTCGACGACGAGCCGGGCCTGTGCGCGCCCGACGCCTTTGACGTGCACAGCGCCACACAAAGGCGCGCGTGGAAAAAGAACCTTGCATCGGCGGCGGCCGCTGGTTTTGTAGACAATGCTGAGCGCGTGCGCATGCACCTCGGCCTGGCGCCGTACGGTGCGATGGCCATGAACGAGGCGGCTGCGGAAAACAACCTGGCGGCCCTCGCCGCGCTGCACGCCCTTGGTGTCGGTTTCACGCCCAGGGCCTTTACGCGCGCCATCGGCCGGGGCCACATCGAGGCGGTCGACTTTCTCCTGGCGACGCGGTCAACGGCGCCCTCTACCTTTGCCCTGGTGATGGCCATCCAGAGGGGACACCTAGAGATCGCGCGGCGCCTCCTTGCCCACAACAAGTGCCCCTACAGTCACGCGGCCTTGATCGCGGCGGCGCTCCACGCGCGCGTCGAGATCATTCCGCTGCTCTTGGCGCGGTATCCGCCGACCCGACGCACCCTCGCCAAGGCCATCCGTGGTGCGCGTGGTGCGCAGACGGGCAAACAAAAGGGGCAACCCGGTTTAGATGTCGTCGTCGAGATGCTCTCGCGCTATTAGCCCTAGATTTGGGTGGTTGCCTTGCCGCACACTCTTTCTCCCCTACATTTCCCTTATTTATCCTTGTACATCCAGAGCCCGACCTTTTTTTCCTCACGACCGCTCCCAACAGTAGACCGGGCGCCGCCAACCGGCCCGCCATCGTGGCCCACAACGACGACCAATAAAATGCAAGCGAGAAAAGAAAGCAAGATTTTGTGCACAAACCGCCCGCTCTATCTTGGCCGCTCAAAAAGGCGGGCGCGATGACTTTTCGCGCCCGAATCGCAAAACAAATTTGTGTGTGAGGCGATCCAAAAAAAAAAGGAAAGACGCAGAAAAAAAGGGACGTGCACGGTCGCGGGGTCGGCGCCCCTTTTTTTATTTCGCATCCGCCTGTGGCTTTTTCTTGTACTCTCTTCCCCAAAAAAATCAAAAAAAAAAGAGCAAGAAAAATCCATCGACGGTCATGACGGGGCGGGAAGGGGAAAAAAAAGGAGCAACGACGCGCGTCCTGTTTCCTCTGGCCCTTTTCCTGTTGTCCAGCGACGGCGGACAGGGGCGGAGGAGGCGCCAGCGCCGACCGAGGCTCACAAGAGGGCGGCAAACAGACCGCCCAGCACGCCGGCCAAAATGCCGCCGCCGGCAATGTCGGCGGCGGCCCCGGCGCTGGCGCCCAGTGCGGGCGCGGCGGCTTCGATGGTGGCGCTCACCGGCGCCGTCGTCAGGAACCGGCGGAGGCCCTCGCGTTCGTAGAGGGCCTCGTCGACTTTGTGTGCACGCTCGACGTCGAGGGGACCCAGGGCACACGACCCGAGGGGCGTCACCAGCGCCCGCCCGGCGTTGCCGGCGCGCTCCACCTCGGCGGCGTCGAGCGCCACCGGCACGGCGCCCACCATGACGACGAGCCTCTTTCCGGGCCGCACGAGCGCGTCAAAGGACTCGGCCGGCATAAGGCCCTCGATGAATGAATAGCCATAGGCGTAGGGCGTGCGGGCCGGTGCGACGGGACACGCACACCCGTCCTCCTCGCCGCTTTGGTCATTACTGCCGTCGTCCCAGTCGTCATCATCGTCCGAATCGTCACCGCTGTCGCTTTGATGGTCGCTGTCGCTGCGGGGATCGCCATCGCTTTGGTCGTCGCTGTCGCTGCGGTGGTCGCTGTCGTCGTCTGCACAGAGGATGTATTTAGCCGGTGCGCCGGCCCCATGCGCACAATCCCCTGTGGCGCTGCATGCCCACCAACGCGAGGGTGCATATATGCTATCGTCGGCGCCGGGACCCGCATCAGCGTACTGGCTATTGCCGCGCAGGAATTGCGCGTGTCTGTCGCCGGTCCACGCCTGGACGGGCGGCGGGTAGGCGAGCGGCTGTGCGACCGCTCCGCAGTGGGCCATGCTGGCGCAGGCCGACGAGCGTCGACGCCTTGCTTTGCGTCTTTGGTTCTGGCCCACTGCGCTCTTTTTTTTCTCTCGTCGCCGTGTACCCGCTGCCTGTGCCGCTTGTTTGTAGAGAGGTCTCTTTTCTTGTGTTTCTTATTTTCCCTCGTCTTTCACTCTTTGGGACACGCCCCCTTTTGGCGGTCTGACGTCGGTCTCGCGTGCGCGCGCCCAATGCAAAGGCGCACGCGCACCCGCTTTGGCGACGAGGCGCCGCGCGGCGGGGTCGGCCGCTGCGCTTGTGGTTTTCTGCCGACGCTATTTCTTGTTTCCCTCTCCTTTTTTTTCGTTCGTCCTTGCTGGCTCTCTAGTTTGATCCCCCTTGGCTCGCCCGGCGCCCCTTTTAGAGTCGGCTGGCCGAAAGACCACGTCAATTTGAATCGACGGCCATACAAGCGCCTGGCTCCTTTTTCTTTTCCTGCTCCAAGGACACGAATAAAAAGTAGATGAAGGAAAAAAAGAGGGCAGCGCAAAAGGACGCGGGCGTGGTCGTCGAGTTGTTGTTTTTTGTTGCTTTTTCTTTTCCATTCCATTGCATTATCATTCTTTATTTACAACAGCAACAACAAGGGCGACAGTAAAGCATCCTTTTGCGCCAAAAGATGCACGCATATCGTCGCCACAATTCCTGCGACCGCAGTAAAACCCAAATGCCAGAGAGGAGAGACAGAAAGATCAAGAGTCGTCGTGGACGCCTGCGTCTGGGTCTGGGGTCTGTTGCGATTGGCGTGCAGCGAGTTCAGCGGCGTGCCGTTCACGCCAGGGGCACGGCCGGCTCGGCGGCATGTCCATGTCGCTCAGATATTTGCCCGTGTAGAGCCACGACGTCATGTCGAGCATCCAGACGCCCAGGTTGGTCATCCAGGCCGGCATCCGCCGCCATTGTCGCCGCCATCTCGCGGCCTGGGCGGTGAGCGGTGTCGCCAAGGCATTGGCAGTCGGTCGTTTAAAGTCGGCAAAAGGGGAAAAGGAGCGCGCGGTCGTTGTCGTTGTGGGCGCGCTCAGACAGACCTCGGACGCGCAGGCTTCGCGGCACGGATGAGTAAACACGAGGGGGACACGCGCAAAAGCACTCTTTCGGGTAGCCGGGCACGTCGTATAAAGACTGGCCATGGTCGGGCGTTGCCCCTTTTTTCTTGCGCAAGGCGGCGCTCGTGGTTCTTTGAAATTTGCGTCGGTCAAATATTGGTGTGAAAAAACATGACCCGCGGGTGTTTATTGGGTGGGGGTGGACGAAAGCGGACGAGGCCGGTGGCCGGCACCATACCGGCTCCCGGGTTTTAAAATCGCCGTCCTGGTATTGAGATGGCAATCTCATTGTCGACATGGACCAGGAGGATCAGTCCCAACCAATCGGCATCGTCGTTGTGTTCCTATTCCACCGGCTATAAAAAAAAGAAAGAGTTGCTCTCACCCAAAAGAGACGACAACCGACGACAACAACAACGAGCCGGACAAAGGCAACTACCACATTTTAACCGCTACCCGCTCGGCCTTTTTTTCCTTTGGCCCGTTTGTCCTTTTTTTTGGACGAGATCTCTCCTTCTGTGGACATAACTGCCGATGGGCCAGTCCAACGCGACGATGAAAAAGGGCTACTGCAGCGTGCCGCAGGACGTCATGGCAGCCTATGGCATCACCGACGCCGAGTACGAGGCCAAGGCGCGCGCCGTGGTCGCCCGGATCAGAGCCATGCCTGATGGCTATGCGTCAGCCGAAGATCGCGCCGCGGCCATCAATGCCATCCTCACGGGCACGTACGTTGTTGCCCTTGTGTCCTTGCCTGCTTTTGTGTGTTTTTTTATGTTGCTCGCATCTTCTCTCTCGTCTGGGTCTCACCGTCGGTCCTGCAGCGGGGACGAGGCCATGCTCGCGCGTGTCCGCGCCGCTCTCGACCGATGGGACAGGGACCGCGCCGCGACGGGCCACCCTTTCAAGAGCAAGGTGGCCTAATGCCCATATCGATCGATCGGCTCGCCGCTGTCTTTTTTTGCCTATGCACGCCACCGATCGTAGATCGCGAGCGCTCACCTGCCATCGGACCCCCACTGTCTTTGCCCCACGGTCTGGCGAGACGATTGCATGCGCGAGCCCCTTTTTTCCTTGTAAAAAAATTCCGAAAAACAAAAGAATGGTCCTTCCATTGTGCGGCACAGTCGGGACCGCGCAGGTAGCCGCCATCGTCACCATGAAAGAAAAAAAAGCATTGGCAATACATTGGGTTTCTGGAGTTTGTGAGCAAGAGCGGCGGTAAACAGGCGAACAAGGTGACCCTCTTTCCCTTGGCCTCTCGAGCGTCTTTTTTCTGTTGTCTGTGGGGTTTCGTTGGCTACGTGCCTCTCTACGGGCTCGGCAAGGGGCCGCGAGCGTCGCGCACGGCGGCGGCGAGTTCGCAGAGCAGAGCGGCGGTGTCGTCCCACCCGAGACAGGCGTCGGTGACACTGACGCCGGGCCGGAGACGCGCGAGGACATTGTCGCGGCCTGTGATCATTGCTGTGGCATCGTCGACCATCGGCAGATTTTGGCGGCCCTCGACCAGAAAACTCTCGATCATGACGCCCCTGATATGGGCACACCCGCTGCGGATCTGACCGGCGACGTCGCGCACGACGTCGGCCTGCCGGCGGTGGTCCTTGCCCGAGTTGTCGTGCGAGCAGTCGACGACCACGGCCGGCGGCGGGTCCATGCGGCGCGCCACCGCGGCAGCGACGGCCGAGGCGACCGAGGCGGCGTCAAAGTTGGGCCGGCCGGGCGACCCGCGCAGCACAATGTGCCCGTCGGCGTTGCCGGCGCTGTGGCAGGGGGCCGCGCGCCCGTCGCCGTCCAGCCATAGAAAGGTATGCGGCTGGGCGGCGGCGCGCACGGCGTCGAGTGCCGTCGCCACGCTCCCGTCGGTGCCGTTCTTGAAGCCGATGGCCAGCGGCAGTGCCGACGCCATCTCGCGGTGCACCTGGCTCTCGGTCGTGCGCGCGCCCACGGCGCCCCACGCCACCAGGTCTGCCAAATAAGGGGCCACCAGAGGACTGAGAAACTCGACGGCCACGGGCTGATCGACGGCGACGACGAGATCGCGCAACAGGCGGCGCGACGCCGTCAGGCCGTCGGCCAGGCGGCACGACCCGTCGAGGTCGGGGTCGCTGGCCAGGCCCTTCCACCCGACGGTCGTGCGCGGCTTTTCGACATAGGCGCGCATGACCACGCAAAGCGCGTCGCCGACCTCGTCTCGGACAAAGGCGCGCAGGCGTCGGCCATAGTCGACGACGGCCGCCGGGTCGTGCGCCGAACACGGACCAACGATAACCAGCAGCCGCCGGTCGGTCCCGTCGAGCACGCGCCTCACCTGGCGGCGTGCGTCGGCGACGCGCGCGGCGCCTTGGGCACCGAGAGGGACGGCCTCGGCGAGTTGCGCCGGACTCGCTACCGGTTCTGGAGCGCACGGATCGGTCATCTCGTTCATCGTCGCTGTGCGCACGCACGGTGTGCTCCCTGCTGGTTTTAGGCGCGCGACACGGGTCGACGGCGGCGGCGATCTATTTACAGAACAGGAGACCCAGAGCCTCGCGGCGCCTGGTCGTGCTCGCCGATCCGTGCGTGCGCGCACACCGGAGAAAACCCTCTTTCAGGACCCAAGAACACGCGCAAACATGACTGTTTTTTGCGCACAAAGGGACCGTTTCCTTGCGCTAGCGACGCCGATAGCCTCGTCGGCGCCGCGCTCGCACAACCAGAGGAAAAAAGGGAAGTGACCAAGGCGCGCGCACAACACGGGAGGCGCCCACCTTTGGTCTCTGTTTGTGCTCTTGGTTGCGGTCGGGCGGACCCCATTCTATTGCGCCTTTGCATTTTTGTCCATAGTGTTCTTGTCGCGCGCACTGGGCGGACCGTTCTTGGAGCCGGTCCGTCGCCTCTTGGCGCGGGGTCGCGCCTCGGTGGCGGCGGGCTGTCTTGGGCGGTCGGGGTTTCTCTTGGCGCGGCTCTTTGTAGGGTCGGCGGGTTGCGGGGCGTGAGCAACAACAGCATCACCCTGTGAGGAATGGACGCGGGTGAGCGCGGCCACGCGGTGCGCGTCGGCTTCGGTCAGAACAAACCGCGCGTCGCCGTCGGTGGCGCCGGACTCGGCCAAGAGCCCCGACGCCTCGCGCGCGGCTGACGGCAAACAACGGGGCCAAAAGAATAGATGAAAAAAAAAAGAGACAACCCCCGCGGTCTCTTGTTGGCAAACCAGGCAAATGCCTGGTTTGTCTGGACCGCCGAAAAAAGGGCGCGCCCAAATAACCGGCCGCTTGCCCGTCGGCGCTATTTCAGAGGATTGGCTGTCTCGACGGCGAATGCCGCGGATAGGTCGGCACGCCAAGCGAGTGGCCTGGCCGTCGGGTTTAAATGCCTCAAAGTTGGTGGGCTTTTTTGTTTGTCAACCGCATCGGCGCTGGTAGTCACACAAAGCCGACACCGAGAGAGTGAAATTCGCAACATTGACTTTTTGTCCCTCGAAAAAAAGAGCCCTGCTTTTTTTATCAACCACACACGTCATGACCTGCCCGCCGACCTTTGCCGCTCCGGTGCCGTCCGACGCTTCCGAGTCGGAAGCGCCGTCCCTACCGGCCGACCTCTTTATGCGGCTGTACCCGTGGATGAGCGCCGGAGACGCTTGCCTCTACGCCGCCATCGACCGCTGCCTGGCCAAGAAGGCCAGCGTATCTCTGCCCGGTATCGGCGAGGGCGTGCTGCGTCGCCAGTGGACCGCCGAACCGCTCGCCGGCGACAACGTCGAGACCGCCGCGGTCGACTACGAGCCGAACGGCTCCATGCCGCACGGCGATCTGCTGGTGTGCGCCACTGCAGGGGACATCTTTTGGGACTATGCCGCCTTCTTTGAGGAGGAGGAGGAGGAGGAGACTTGCGCAGATGTCTGGTCTGGCCACCGGCTCATCCTGTCGATCGCCGCCGACGACCGCCGTGCGATCCGCTTTGTGCCCGAATACATCGGTCCGACAGTCAGGCGCGCGCCCCGCAAACCGTACCAGGCGGCGCTGTGCCCCGGCGCGGACCGAACCGCAAGGCAGATGGCCCTCGCCGCTCGGATCGACACCGGCCTCGCTGCGGTGCCACACGATTGGGTCAGGCCGTGGTACAACTCTCTGGCGGGTGCGGCTCAGTCGCCCGTAGATGACGGCACGGTGGACCTCCATGTGCGCCATGTAGTCGCCGAGGCCCACAGGCGCGGCGCGCGCTACAGTTCGGCGCCGGGCCGCGTGACCCTTTCGATCCACGACGGCATCGGCTTTGATAGAAAATCGCTACTCTCGTTTGTCATCTGTCACGGCGACGGTGGCGGCGATGACACCAACGGCGGCCCCGGTTCCGTCGAGACTGGGCAGGCGGCACCGGCGCAAGAGTACCCCCTCGTGCAGCCATCTATCGGCCGCACCTTTTCGGTTGCCGCACCCTCGTCGCCACGCCGTCGCCGGCAAGGCATGCCGTGGCAAGCCGTCCACACGACCGACGATGCGCGCCGTAAACCGTTCAACACAGACGCGGACGAAAAGGAGATCGCCGCACCTGCCGAGCGACGAGCGGTGCCCTGCGGTGATCGGGCCGTCTTTGCCTCTCACCGCATGCCGCCCGCCAAGCGCGGCACCACTGACGACGGCGATCACGATGATGACGACGATACGAGGCGAGATCGCGATATCGACAGCACAAACCGTGCTGCGTCAGAGAGGCGCGCTGCTCCCGTGCGTACCGGCACGCCATACTCGCCGTTGACAGAAACGGCGACGACAACGACTCAGACGGTGGCCGACATTGTCGCCCTCTATCCCGACCTCACGGCGGAGCAGGCCGCGCGCGTCTTTGCCGCCTCGGCGCAACTCGACAAACTGCCCTACGCGTGGGTGGCTATCGAGACTTTTGGCCGGGGCCGCTGCATGGCGACCTCGCTGCGCGCTTCGGCCGCGGCCATGCTGCGCCTCAAGACCGACTATGATGACGCGGCCGACTGGTATGGCGGACGCCGCGTCGTGCTCGCGCTGGGCAACGCGCGCGACACCATCCTCTACCGCGTCGTCGGCGAGGGCGCGCCCGAGGCCAAGACCCAGACCGACGACGATTTGGCTGCCCTCTACCCGCACCTGTCGCCGATCGAAATGATGGGCGTGGGCGCCATCAATCGTGCTCTCCACAGCGTGCCCCGCGTGTGGGTGGGCGGCGCCGGTCGCTACCCGCACCGCGTATCGCTCGGACCAGGCGGACCCCCCGTGTCAGCCACCATCGAGGCCGTGCGCCGTCTCTGCGACCACGCGGCGGCCTCGCATATGGTGCTCACCTTGGGCCGCACACCCGCCGGCGTGCTGACCCTCGACTATGGCGCCGTCGTGCCGCGGCGTTATTAGGATTTTTCTTTTTTGTTTCTTTTTTCCCATTGTACTCTTTTTTTTTCCTTGCGCAACCAAAGGACAAAAGAAAAAAGGCGCCTGCTTGCGGTATAAAGTTGTGTCATCTTTTTTCTCTTGTCTCGTGCCTGGCGCTGGGCAATCGCCACGCACAGCCCCGAGCCGCCGACTCGCGACCGTGCGGAAACTAGGTCCAAGCACGCGCCAGCGCACTCAGCGAGCACAAATCTTGGACATGTCCTCAAAATAAAAAGTCTAGTCGCAAAACAAGAAAAAAAAGAAACAAAAATAACTCGGCGTGTTCATTTCGAGAAAATGTCGCCAAAGCCAAGAAAATTACTAAAGAAAATGCACAGCCAGTGGCGATACGGGATACACCCTTGGCCAATCAAAAGACGAGCAATCTTTTGTGGTGGCCATCAAAAACCCGTCCTTCCGGCTCTCTCGAGCGCCAACAACAACCAAAAGAGAAGAACAGACCGAAACCAAAAACAACGGGGTGTCTGTGTTACAGACGCGTAGGACCCGGAATCTCGATCGTCAAGGCACCGTCGTCAAGGAAAACATTGTGGTCTCGCGAGGTCGTCGGCAAACTCGATCGGATAGGCGAGAAGCGTGCACACATGCATTGTCATTTATGCGTCGCCATATCGCTCTTGAAAATCCTAACGGATGGGCATTCCGTTACAGTTCCAGCACCCCTCTGCCAGAGACGACAAATAGACATCCAACCGCAAGTGAACATTGGCCGCTGCTGCTGATCATGCCACATTGCAGAGACCATCAACCGATTCCTTCCCATGCCGAGGTTCGTGTGGTACCCTTTTGGTGTTTTGTTCCTGCACCTAAAAGGCGGCGCATTGACGATCATCCTCGCAACTACAGCATCCATTTGACCAGTCTCCACCGCCACCGCCCGTACGCGCGACCCCTCCCTCGCAACTGGCTCGCACGGACTGACGCCTTTGCAACCGCAGACCGAAACCCATCCGACAGACGCAAGCGGGGATGACTTTGCCGAGTGGGACGCCCTTTGTGCCACACTGCCCAAGGGGATCTTTAGGACCGTAGTCGACGGATTAGAGGCCGACGACTAGTGTGCCATAGGCTGTAGAGATGAATCATTGACAACGACATAAATCGATGTGGGGTCTGCCCAATACTGTGTCCGTGGCTTGCGACCTATCGACCAGTCGGCTGATCGTCGACCAGCACCAGCCGTGCCGCGTTTTTGTTGTTGCTTTTAATGTTGGCTTTTTGGTGTTATCCCCGTCAACCAGAAGGAGGCCCGCTCGGTTCATTTGCGTCAATACATGACAATGCGAACGCAATAGAGGAGGGGGGCGGCAAACAGGGCCAACAGTAGGACGCTAACAAATGCGGTGACGGTGATGGCGATGCAACCGCCGAGTCGCCTCCCGATCCCGTCGACGCCCGGCTGCATGGCCACCCGCTCGTCGTTGGCGTAGCACGGCGAGGTTGCGTTGATCGGGTAGCGGGCAAAGTAGTCGCCCATGACCTCGGCGCTCATCCACGAGTCGGCGTTTTCGATGCGCGCCGTCGCCACGGCCGTGCGCGGGCCGGCAGAGACGACCACGGCGAGGCCCGGCATGTAGAGGAGGCGCGTGTTGGCGTCGACCCACTTGGTGTCGATCACCGTGCGGTTGGTGACAAGACACGTCGTCGCTTCCATGCTCTCCTCCAAGACCATGTCGGGCCATATGTCGACCAGGAACCACGGGACAAACACGATCGCGGCCGCCAGGAGCGCCACCGCAAAGACGGCCCCGACCGCGGCCGGGAAGCAGGCGCCCCAGAAGCACCGCTTGCGCGTGCACCGGCGTCGCGGCTTTGGGGGGCGCGCGGTCGGCGGCCCGGTCGGCGGCGTTCGAAAGTCGTCCTTTGCATCGAGCGATTTCATCTCATAATCGCCTTTACAGCCCATCTCTTTTTTTTCCTCTTCTCTCTCTCTCTCTCTCTCCTTGTCTCGGCAAAGAGGAGCAACAAACAAGGAACAGGAGCGACGCAAAGCGAGGTCGAGGGCGTGCGCGCGATTGGTCTGTCTTTTTTTTACGAGGGACGGGGTGTGTGGGGATTTGTTTGCAGCGGTCGAGCCCGAGCGCCTATCTTGACTGGTCCAACGCGATGAACAAACACATTGAAAAAAGGCAACCCCCGACTGCTCACGGAGCGGACACGGCCCACGAGTTTCCATACTGTTGCGGACTCGGCGCTTGCTTGTGGTCGGTTGGCTCATGGTCGGCTACGGACCTTGGTTATTCGGTTCGGCGCGGCCATTCGAGCATCTTCGTTTTCGTATCTGGTTTATGCTGATCATTTATGAGCGGTTCGATTCACACCCGCACCGACTAGAGTCACGGTTGACCGACTGTTTGTTGAGGGAAGTGGGGTGGTCGATTAGCCGCTCATGACCGATCCATGCCCACAAGCGATGGCCCCTCTCTGTTTGAGCGATCGCCTGTTGATCTTTGTTTTCTTGTTTATTCTCTGCCCCAGAGAGCGCCACAGAGGAAAAGGCCCCCTTGCATATTAAAGGCCGCATTTGTGCATGACAGCGACCACAATCGAGAAAAAGAGACCAAAGACACCCACGCAGGCGAACAAGAGGTGGTCGGGACTGGGCAGCGGTCCCGACGTCTCCATCGCGAGGGCGCACCGGCAGACGCAATGGGCTCGGAGGCGCGACCTGGCGATGTGGCCTTTGGCCGCTTGCCCGGCAGAGTCCTGGCACGGGCATCGGCAGACCGACAGATCGGACGGATGCGCCGGTTGATCGTCGAGAGCCACCCAAGCCATGCCGGGCGGCGGCATCGGGCTGGACGCAAGCGCCGAAGACGCCTGGGGCGGAGCCGGCTTGTAGACCAAGGGCGAGAGTATGGCGAGCCACACGACAAAGAGCGCCGATAAGACAGCCACCTCTCGCCACCCTATCTTGCTGGCGGGTCGGGCGTCGTGCAAACCCCGCTGGCGCATGGGCGGTGCCGTCGGCCTAGGAACGTCGTCTTTGGATGCGATCGCATCGTCGGCGACCGTGGCGGGCTCGTTCTTATTGTGAACGCGTCTGTCGGTGCAGTCCATCTGGCGTTGGCTTGTGCGGTGGCCTTTTGTTGTTTGTCCTGTTTTTGCGTGCGGGCGACTGGATGGTCGGCAGGGGTTTGTTCGCGTCGCGGGTGGTTTCCGGTCGGGGTTGATGCTGCGCGGCACTCGTGATGGAGGAATACGGTCTCTGCCCGTGGGCCTTTTGTGGCCGATGCGTATACCGCCATTGGCTGTTGCCCAGTAACAAAAAAGAAAAAGAAAAATCAAACACGCGCCATTGGTCCGCATGCGTGTGCCGCCCCGCCCCGGAAGAAGAAAAGAGGCGCGCAGCGGGTTTGCATCGTCCTCTTTTGGCTTGCTTTCGTCTTCTCTTTTTTTTCATTCTTTAGTTGCGGTCTACAGTGGCCAGAAGGTGCGGGAGACCTGTCTGGCCCTCAATGCCGTCCAGAGAAGGGCCGCGGTTGGGGAAAATTCGATGTCGGTACCAGCGCAGTGCCCGCGAGGTTGAGGCTTTCCTCACAGGCAATCATTCCGCGCGGGCGCGATCGCAGTCTGCGCTTCATTTGTATGATGTCGCCGATTCGAGGTCTGTCATTGTCCCTCTTGGCTCGTAAGCGGCTTTTGCCGGTCGGTCGCCGTGGAACAGCCGGTCGACTGGCCGGCTAACGCCCAGCCATCGTCCGACGCTAGACACACACCAATCTCTACTGTCCGTCATTTGGTCGCGTCGTCGCCTCTGCCTTTTTTTTCTCCCGCCCCCGTCCGTTGCGTGCGCGCCAAAAGAGATTGGAAAAAAATAACAACAAGAACCAAGAGGCACAATGACCGACCAACAGGACCCGGCGCGGCTCTACCCGCTCCTCGACGCGCAAGGCGTGACATGGCTGAAAGAGGTCGGGGCGGCTCTGGAGGAAGGACGCATCCCGTATGTGTGGGCGCCGACGAGCGCCGGCCTCACGTGGAGCGTGCCGTTGTTGGGGTGCGTCTACAAGTGCACGGCCCTCGTGTCCAGGGCGCATTCGGTGGCGGCTGCAGATGGGCGGCCTCGACGCGTGCACTTGGCCGTCGGCGACCACGACCCTCGCAGGCTGCGCTTTGGCATTTTTGTCGCGGGTGATGCCGATGCGGGGACGCCGCCGCCGGCTGGCACCTCGGAGACGCCGTCGATGACGACCAGGCCCGCGGTGGGGACGCCCGCGGTCGCCGCGCAGACCGTCGACGACATTGGGCGACTTTACCCGTGGCTCTCGGCGGCCGACCTTGTCAAAGCGTCGGCCCTGCACGACGCTCTCGTCGATGTGCCGCACGCGTGGGCGGCCCGTGTCGCCGACGGCCCGCTCGTCTGTGTGGAATGCTTTTCAAACAGAGACGCCGACGCCACGGTCGCCCTGGTGCGCCAAAGACAGAACGAGTGGCCGCCGGCGCATCGGTCGCAACCGGTGATCCTAACCATGGCTGTCGTCGCCGATCGAGCCCACGGGCGCCAACAGGCCGCACTGTTGTTTGGACCGGCTGGCGAGGCCGCGGGCGCACATCCCGTTCTGTCGGACCAAGGCACCGACTTGGCACGTCTGTACCCTTTCCTCGATGCGGACGACCTGCTCGCCCTCTACGCCTTGGATACGGCCGTAGACAATGTGCCGCATCGCTGGGTCGAACCGACGCATCCAGAGCCGGCGTCGGGCAGCCGGCCCATTGCCATCGACACTAAGGTGGCCGACGAGTGGCTGGAGAGCGTGTGTCGCGATGCGACCGACAATCTCGGCCGGCCCTGCCGCGTGGTACTCACCATACGGAGCGCCATGGGCCTCGTGCGCTTTTGGACGGAACCGATTGACGATGATGACAACGACGACAACACCGGCCAAGTCGACCGCAAGCCCGACGCCGCCGACGCCAAAAAATCCACGCACGTGGACAATAGCGTCGAGCCATTGACGCCGAGCACCGCCGTGGACGGCGACGTGGACATTGCTGTGCCGGCGGAATTCAAGGCGCTGGGCAGGTTACCCCTGCAGGGCGACGAGGTGGCCTGGGTATGCGCACTCACGCACGGCCTCGGTGACGTGCCCGTTGCATGGACGCAAAGGCGCCTGGCGAGAGACATTGTCCTCGACATGTTGACCCCGGCCGAGCGCGCGGCCGAGGTCGTCAACGCCACCTATCACCATGGACGTCGCGCCAACGACGCGGGACCGGCGCGCGTCGTGCTCGGCGTCGACCGCACGGCCTCGGACAGGCCCCTCTTTTTTTATCGCATCGAGGTCAACGCGCAGACTGCCTAGACATTCTCCCACCCCCCTCCCCGGTTCCCCGTCCAATGCGCGCCATCGTCTCTCCCTCTTTCATTTTTTGTTGGCAACCGGCGGGGCGTCTCTCTTGTGGGCGCTCATCGACCCATGCCCATGCCGCCCGACCATCTTTTTTTTCGTTGCCCCCAAAAAAATGCGGCATTGCCGACCATTCAAAACGGAATTTTCTATAGGCCAAGACAAAAAAGAACATTCTCCAATCACGGCGCATGTCGACGGTTATTTTTCTCTTGGTTATTGGTCGCTGGTACGACCGCAGTCGGATGCAACAGGGATGAAACAGCACGCCGCGGCGGCATCGTTATCGCTCGGCGACGGCGACGACCGACAGACCAACAACCAGGCCAACATTCACTCTTTCCGTCCTAGGGCTACGCCCCCCCTTTAAATTTCGAACCTCTGCGACGACAACAGCATGTGCACCATCGGCGATCTGCCCGACGAGGTGCTTGTGGATGTGTTTGGCCGCCTTGACTGCGCCGATCTGTACGCGGGCGCGGGCGCCGTGTCGGTCCGGTGGAAGGGCATTGCCGCGGATGTGATGACGCGCGCCGAGCCCGTCTGTGCGCGCCGTGCGCGTGCGGCCGATCCCGCGCACATCGACTACGTGGGACCCTACATCACCAACCTTATCGGCGACGCCGCCGCCGACTGGCGCCTCTACGCGCACGACCCGCAGTGCCGGTACCGTGGGCACGCGTGCCTCTGTGCGGCCCGCAACGACCGGATCGCGGTCCTCGACGTGCTGTGCCGCATGCTGGGCCACCCGTGGGTGCCGGCCGCGTGCGTCGAGGCCGCGTCGTGCGGCCGCCTCGGCATCCTGGCCTATGCGGCGACGCACAGGCATCCGTACGACCAGGGCGCGTGCGAGGCCGCGGCGGCGGCTGCCAAGCAGCGCGTCGTGCTCGACTGGCTGTGGGAGTCGCATCCGCCCACGCGCGCCAGCGCCGACCGCGCCGCCGAGTCGGGCGACATTGCGCTCCTGCGCCTGTTGCAGACGCGCCGGTGCCCGCGCGGCGAGAGCACCATGGCGGCGGCGGCCCGCGGCGGCCACGTCGACGTCGTCCAGTGGCTCATGCGGCGCCGGTGCCCGTGGGACGCCACGGCCATCCTCGCCGCGGCCCGAGCCGGTAGCGTCGACGTGCTGCGCCTGCTGCTCGCCCAGTACGACGGACGCGTTGTCGCGACCCACGCCATTCAGGCGGCCGTCGCAGGTCGCGACGTTGCCTGCGTCGATCTCTTGTGGGCGCGCTGTCTCGGCGGCGGCGACGACGACATTGTCGACCCGACTGTCGGCCAAGCAAAGGCGCCCGCTGCCGCCAGTCGCGGCCGCGCAAAGATCCGCGCGGGTCACGATGAGAATACGAGAGATCGAGTCGACGGAAACAACGGCACCGGCGACGTCGTCACGCTTTACGGGCCGCGCTGGGTGATCCTGGCGGCGCGCCATGGCGACATTGCCATGTTGGACCGCCTGTGCAGTCGCGGGTGCACGCCGACGCCAAAGGCCATGGCTGCGGCGGCCGGCGCGGGCAACATGAATGCCTTGATCTATCTGCGTCGGCGCGGCTGCCCGTGGGACGCACAGGCGACCGCTGCCGCAGCGGCGCACGGAAGGCTCGACGTTCTCGACTACCTCTTCCGCCATGGGTGTCCGTGGGATGCGACCACGTGCACGGCCGCCGCTGGCGGCGGACACCTCGAATGCCTGGCGTACGCGCATGGCCGCGGCTGCCCGTGGGATCGCGAGGTCTACGTGGCCGCGCTGGGCCACGGTCACGCGCACATTATCAGGTATGCGCACCAACAAGATTGCCCGCGCGATCGGACCGTGTGCCGGGCCGCGACAGCCGCCGCTGCCGCCGCGGGGCCATCATCCGACGCCGTACGATTCGTGAGGCAAGAGGTGTGCCGTCACCATAGCGGGCGGTGCGATCTCAAGCCCAAAGTCGGCCGCCGGCGCGCTGGGCCGGCGTCATCGGTGCCTTTTTCCCCCATCCTTGCTTTTTACTTGTTTCTCTGCGTTTTTTATTTTTATTTTTATTTTTTTAAAACAGCCTCCTTTTGCCCCGCTGTTTTCTCTCTGGCATTTCTGACCGCGTGTCGTTGTTGTTGCGGCGCGCATGCAGCGGCGGCCGGTGGGATGCGTGCTCTCATAAAAAATCACAATTTGCCGGTCGCAGAGTTTGGCCGCGGTTGGCTCTTTTTTTTCTTTGCATCGCGCCAGCACGGAGCGCCGACGCCGGCGCGCTCTCCCACGACACACGACACGCAATACATACATGAAAGAAATGAAAAAAAAAAGGTTTCATCTCTTTTTTTATACACACACAAAAACTCGTCGGAATTGGGGCGAAAAAAGGGTAGTGGAGGATCGGGGTGGCACTGTGCCGGCCGGTCGGTCGTCGGCGCAGAAAAAAGGACCGACCGCCAAACCGGGTCCACATTTCGCGACTACAACCGAGAAAAAGGAGGGCTCTTGCCTGCGAATCTGGCGCCAGAATGAGCAAAATGTGCCAACCTGGCGCCAGATTGTTCGCGCACACCGGCAGCATGACGTGCCGAAAAAGCAAAAAGAAAAAAAGACGAAGAAAAGATTGATGCAAAAACCCCGATCTGCGTTAACCTAAAAAAGAAAATTGTCGTCACAAAAAGAGCATTGGTCACAGGCAAAACATATAAACAAGGACGACAAGACAAAAACACATTCCTTTATCGACTCGCCCAGCAACCGACCACGGAGTAGGCCTAGAGCAAAAACAGGACAAAAGAAACACGTGACCAACATGTCTGCCGTTGCCCTCACCAAGCGTCGCCTTGCCAAGAGAACCAAGCGCGGTCTCACGGCCGTTGCCGCGCCGCCCCCCGAGCCCTCGTCTGCCACGATCGACCCCGCCGACAGCGTCCCCGTGCAGACCGACTCTGCCTCGGTTCCTTTGGAGGAGGCCGTCACTGCACAGGAACCGTTTGCTTTCAACGAGGAGGTCCGCATGGAGGTCGCCGAGGACGCGCCTGCCGTGGCCGTGACCGCCGTCGCCAACAATGTAGCGGCCTCGGCGTCGTCGCCGCCGACCCAGTCGACAGACGACGCCCAACTGCCCGCAGAGGACGCTGGCGCAAGAGACTTGGCCTTGCCAGAGTCTGCCCTCGACACGGACCCCGCGCCGCACGTCCCGTCCGAGACGGTCGAAGAGACTGTCGCCATCGAACCCGCCTCCGGCGCTGACGACGGTGCCGCCCTCGCCGCCCCGCCGACCGTCGGCGCTGTGGACATCCCGTTGCCGCCCGCCGACGATGCCATGGATCAAGAGGCAGCCCAAGTAGAAGAAGACCAGACGACAAACAACAAGCGACCTCGGCAAGAGGAGCAGCCCGATGACGAGACCCCCGTCGACGACCAAGACACTGTCGAGTCTGCCGCCGACGCCGCCAAACCCGACGACGACGGGACGGGGTTGGCCTTGCCCCCCAAAAAGAGACGGCGCATGCTCGTCCCTGAAGAAGAGGGCGAGGACAGGGACGGCGAAGGCGAGACGACAGCCGCTGGCGACGCCGCCGACTGCCAGCAACGGATGGAGGACACCGCCGAGTCTGAAGCCGCCGAAAACACAGACGACGTGGACGCCGAGGACTCTCTAGGCCACGAAGACTATGTCACCGACATGGACGACTACCGACCCGCCGTGCGGCGCCTGGGCATCATTGACCTCTTCACGCTCATCGAGTACATGACGGCCCTCGTCGGCGGCGGCCACTGCCTGTCGTTTGACATGGGCACTGCCGCACCGTCGAGCCGGCCGGCCATAAGGGCCTCGCGGCGCCTCGGGCGCACCGACGACAGCCGCGGCTTTGTGTGCGGCGTCGACTGGCATCTGTCTGGCGGCGAGGGCATGGTCGAGCGCGCCCTCCCGCGCGGTGCCACCAGGTCGGGCAGGGGCACGGCCTTTGACCCCTATGTCGCGACGATCAAGAGCGCCGTCGCCACGCCCGAGATTGTCGAGCCGCTCTATGACGACTGGGCGCCGTGCCTCTTTGACCAGCGCCTCGCCCGCCCGCAGGACAAGATTGTCTTGCGCTTTGCCCTCTCGGACCGAGCCGATCGCGACGCCGCCTGTGCGCCGCTGGCGTGGCTCTTGGACGACGTGGACGCGGCCGTGCTGCCCCCGGCCGGCCAGCGCGCGGCGGTGCACATGGACGCTGTCTGGCGGCGGCTGCACGCATTTCCCAAGGCCTTTGACGAAGCGGCCAGGCACGCCGGGCGCTACCGCTCCCTGGTGGCCTCTGCCGTTGCCCCCGCGCCTTTGCCGGCGCTGCCTCTGGGCGCCGCGCCGGCGCCGATCGCCGCCTCGTCCTAGACGGCCCGCTTTTCTTTTTCGTTTTTTTATTATTTGAATTGGACAAGGAGAAAAACAAAGATTTTGTTGCTGGAAGAAGGTGCCATCGCCGTTCTCTTTTTGCCTCTTCTTTCTTTGCTCTGGCGAGACAATCAGGAAAGTCGGAAAAAATGCCGGAAGAATACCAGCGCGCCTTGGAAAGAAAAAAATGCTCGGTTTTCTGTGTGCCTGCAAGAGGCGCCACGAAAGCGATCCAACGCCCATTGGTATTTTCTCGTGCGGTGTGCATTTTCTCGTGTCCCTGCTCGTCTCTCGAGACCACCGAGCAAAAAATTTGCGCATTAGGTATAGATTGGCGACTGGCAGGTTGTATTTGTTTGCGAGAAAAGAAAAAGCGCGATCCCGGCGTCGGCTCGACGGCGCTCCGCATAGACCCCGACACCGCAAAGAGAGGCCGTGAGCGCGCCGGCCCGCAGTTCTCGGGCGAGCGCAAATTTTTTACAAGCCTTTGCAAAGATTGGTCTCCCATAGTCATCCAGCATCGATGGGGGGCTGCCCTCTTTTTTCAAAATACAACAATACTCTGTTTCCTTTTTTAGGATTTTACTATTTCACGGAAAGCCGTGAATAGCCATTGGCCGGCTGGCCGTCAAAGGCACACCTTAAAATGACCTCGCGGCCAGAGAGACCATAAAGGCCTGCAAGTCCCCACACGACCGCACCACCCATCCTCAAACCAGGCCGCCACACAGCCGCCGCCACGAATATGAACTGCCTGCCGATGACACACGCACTCGCCCAACGCTCTGCCCTAAAGCGTCCCCGTGACGCGGCGCCGTCTTCCTCTCCCTCGTCTTCCGACGCCAGCGACGATGAAGGCGACGCGCGGCCGAGGGCCAAGCGCCCGCGGTCGGTGCGCGCCAACAGCGTCCTGGGCGTGCACGTGCGAGACGTCCCGTCCGGCCGTCAGTGCGCCTACTGCTCAGACGTCTTTAGCCGCAAGACCTCGGTGGGCAACCTGCGCAACCACCTCATCAAGAAGCACAGGATCGGCCTCGTCGTTGACAAGGCCACGGGGCCGCTGCCGGCCCCCGCCGGCGTGGCCTCGGTCGCGGCGGCCACCAACGCCAATGCAGCGGTCGCGCAGTCGGACCGTTTGTCCGTTTGGCGTGCCCCGCCCCGGCCGGTCGCAACGAGGCCCGCGTCCCCTTCTTTTACAGACCACGCCGTGCTGTTGGCCGACTTGTCATCCGACGACAATGCGCACCGCCGCCTGCGTGTCGTCGAACACAACCTTGCGTCTGGGGCGATAGGCAGCGTCGCGACGTTTGGCGTTCCGGTCGGTGCCGACGTCGATTTCGAGGCCGCCCTCAAAGAGATGACCCCGACGTCCAATCTCCTCGTCGCCGTGTGCTCCAGTGCGCCCGCAGCGATGGCAGCAAGGATCGGCACCGCCTTTGGCCTGCCCGTCTTGCCGTGTGCCGGCGGCCTCTTTGCAGACGGCGCCGTCTCGGCGGCCTTTGACGATCCACGGGTCAGGCAGGTCGTGTCCCGCGCGACATCCAAGGCCATGTGGGATCCGGCCTTTGGCGCATACGGGAGTCGCACGCTCCTGGCGCGCGGCGCTCTGGAGCACGTCGTGCGCTCGACCGACGCCGCCCTGGAGGACGCTGCCGATCGGGCGACGGCGCGGCAACTCGTCGACGCGCTCGCGCCGCTGGACAATGCGCGCGATCTGGTCGCGCATCCGCTCATGTGCGGCGTCGGACCGGCTCTTGCCGTGGCCGCCCGCATAGCGGCCGTGCACTATGCCGCCTCGCGACGAGGACACGACGGCGCGGACGATGCCCTCATCGAGGCCACACGCGCGCGCGTCGCCGATGCCCTGGCCAAGCACGCAGACGCCGTCCTGGCCACGGACGCCGGCCTCTTGGCCGTCTTTTTCGATCCGCGCACCAAGGACTTTGCCTTTGTGCCCGATGCCGCCCGCCGCCGAACCTGCATCGCTCGCGCCGTCTCCCTGGCGCTCCCGTTGCTGCGGGGCGGCGCGGGGCACGAGATCAATGGCGCTGCGACCGCCTGCGAGGGCCGCGTCATAGCCAGACGCGGCCCCACGCCGGCGACGCGAGAGCCCGGACGGCCCTTTGCCGACGCCGTCTCTGCGCTCTTTGGCGCCGACGTCGGCGCGACCAAGAGGGACGGACACGAGGAGGACTCTGGTGCCGATGAGATTCGCATGTACGAGGCGACGCGGCCGGCGCCGCTGTTTGCCGCTGGCGCGGAACCCGTCGATCCCGCGGCTTGGTGGGACGCGCGCGAGTCGATCTTTCCCGCACTGGGGAAACTCGGTCGCGCCTACGCGGCCGTACCCGGCGTATGCGCCGTGCGGCTATCCCATCCCAAACTGTATTGAACCAAAAAAAATCCCTCCCCAGTTGCCCGTGTCCCCCTTTTTGTTCCCGACCACACGCCATTTTCTCCTCTCACTCGGCCTTTTTTTGGACGTCGCTACATCGACAGGTGCTTATTCCTGAGCCGGGGCACCACCAAATGGCGGCAGCGTAAACTGACCTTTTTACTTGGGTTTTTTTTAAAAAATCGGGGCTCGCGCGGTGTCCATAGGCGGGCTCACGCGGATGGCCTCTTTTTTTTTGGCCATGGGCGACAGGCGGCGCTCGCGTTGCAGTCTTGCCCGGTTCCATTCGCAACCGCCACAAGACTCGCCGTGCACCAATAGAGGTTGCACGGCCTCTGTCGCTCGGCTCCAAAAGACACACCAAAGGCCAAACAGCAAGAGAAAATTTTACACCGCCGAAAAACCAAAAAAAAAGAGAAAAGCCACGGCGATCATCAAGCATGCGAGCCTTGGTGCCTTTGGCGGCGCTCCTCGACACAACAAAGTAGGGAAAAAAAGTCAAAGCCGAGGACGATGCAAACTGTAGATTGCTTTGACGCGCTGCCCCTCGAGATCCTAACCCTGATCCTCGCCGACAAACTGCCGGCGCGGTGGCGCTTTTGTGCCCGGCCGGTGTGCCGCCTGTGGAGGGACGTGCTCGACGCGGCCGGCGACGAGACCAAGAATCCGCCACGCAACGAGTACCATGATCTCATGGTGCGCCGCTACGCGCGCGACGTGCCGTGGAAGTTGCTCGACAAGGCCGCGGTCGCTCACGGCCGCTACCACACGGTGGCCTGCCGGTGGCGTCGCGGCGTCATCGTGCTGGCCTCGACCGTGGCCGAGTGGGCGCGCACCCGGCCCGACCTCTGGGACCACCGGGCCGGCGCGCTCGTGGCCTGGTGCATGGCGTGCCAACACGCGTCGCCCGCGGACATTGCCAAGGCGCTCGTGGCGTCGGGGCGAAAGTCGATGGCGCGCCATGTCCTCGGTCCGCTCTTTCTCGCTGACGATGGTCGCCCGTTTCTCGACAGCCTGACGGCCTCGACGCAACGAGCGATCGAGTTTATCGATGCCGCCACGCTGGGTGGCTTAGCGACGACCGCGCGCGTTGTCGACGCGCTCGGCCCTATCCGTTGGCATGCTCTAGGCGACCTGGGCTGGTTCACCGGCGGCGATTGCCCCGAGGCGTGCGAAATGCTTTTGCGGCAGTGGGCGCGTGCCACCGCCCACGACGTCGACGACGACGGCAACAACTACTCTGACAGCCTGCTGACTTTGCTGTGGGAGTCGCTGGCCTTTTGCGGCAACACGCGCATCCTTGCGCGTCTCCTCGAGTTGGTCTCCTCTCACGCGGCCGGCCGGTGCCGGCGTGCAAAGAGCCGGTCCCTAGAGGCGCGCCTGGCGGCCACGTGGAGCGAGGATGCCGGATCGTGTTTTTTGCGGGCCTGGCTCGTTCGCAAGGAACGCCCGCACATCCTCGAGGCCGGACGCGCTAGCCTGACGGGAGACCTGGCGCGCCGCGTGGTGCGCAAGACGTGGCGCCGCGGTCACATCGCCAACGTCAAGTGGTGCAAGGACAACCTGGGCCTCCCGCCCATCACGCTCGATGCCCTGCTGGAAGCCGCCAACCAGAGGCGCGACTTTTTCGAGTGGGTCTTTGATCCGCGCGGCGCCGGACACGCGCCGGCCGACGATGCCGAGATCACGGCCCTGTTTCGCGCGCTGGCAGCCACCAACCCCGAGTGCGCCCTATGGTTTGCCGAGAAATGGCCGCACGCCTGTGTTGCCGCCGGTCCGAGCGCCCTGACCTCCCTGGTCCGCGCCGTGTGCGACAGGTGCAAGGTCGTCACCTACCGCCGCGGCCACAAAGGGCGCGACACGCCCGGTGGCATGCTTGAACGACTCGTGCGGTCGCTCGATGCGCGCGCCGCGCGCGCTCGCCCCGACGACGTCGACCTCCTCGTCCAGAGTTGTGATTTGTGGTCCACTCTCCTGTCGGTGGGCCGCGAACCCCCAATTGGGCTGCGCGATGACTGGGCCGTGGCGCTGTGTTATGTGCGGGCGCGCGTCGCGGGCGACGACGACGACGAGACCGTGGACATGCTCGGCGGGTGTGGGCCACTGCCCGCGCCCCAAGCCCTCTGGCGTCGCTGGTGTCGAGTGCGCCCGGTCTCTCTTGCCGAGATCGGTCTGGCCGATGCCGACGTCGCCGCTGCGGTCCCCGATCTGCCTGGCGTGTCGCCGATGCTCACGGCCTACCGGACGCACTCCACGTCGTGTGTGCTCGACGGGGAGACGGTCGTCCAACAGTCCAGGGCGGCAGCCGTGGCCCTGGCCGAATGTCTGCGCGCCAACGACCTCTTGGCCGCCCACTAGTCCCCGCCCTCTCCCAACGCACAAAGAGAACCAAAAAAAAAGAGACGCGTCGACAACGCTCTTTGCGCCCCATGGTCGACGATCGCGTGGGCGGCGCGCCTCCTCTTTTTTTTTTGAATGCGGCATGGCCCATTTTCCTCGCCTTTTCCTTGGTTGTCGTCATTTCTCTCTCCGTTCGCAGGCCATGCCGCAAGGACGTGACCGCGACCGCGCTCGCCCGCGGCCGGTCAGTGACGCTGCCATTGGCCCGCATTGTTTGAAAACTTTTTTGTAGACATGCAACGGAAATCGACCAATAGCAACAGGCGGATTGCACAACAAAAGAGGGCGTCTGCAAAGGATCAGCACGCAATTACCGGTCCTCTTTGGCACACACGCACGCCGCCCGCCGTATCCCGCGCCGCAATCACGCACCGACATTGGTCGCTGTCTTTTTTCCCATCGCAACCCAAACAGCCGCCAACAAAAAAAAAGAAAAACTATTATCAGCGCGAGAAAAGAAATACAAAGATAAGGAAATAGAGAGGAAATACAGACAGAGAGACGGGCCGACATCGAGGGAAAGAAAAAAGAGTCAGATGTACGCTGCGGCAGGCAACGGCAATGGGCGAGGGGACGATAACGACGACGGGCGCAACTCGGGCGGCGCCGCGATGGCTATCCCGGCAATCTGTGACAACAACGACGACAACAACGACGGCAGTGACGACGAGGGTATCACGAGCGCGTCGGCGCGATTGAGGCGCATCGCCGACAAGGTAGAGATCTTAGAGCGCACCAAGGCCGTCGTGCGACGACTGGCGCCGCCCATGCCCGCCGACGACGCACAGGCCCAACATCGGGCCATGCTCGTCGACGCCGAGGCCCTGTTGCACTACCTCGCCGGCAGGCCCCTCACGGGTCTCGAGTTTGACGAGTTGCGCGACGGCGAGGTCACCAACCACCTGGGTGGCTACCACCTCGAACCACTGGCCGAGGCCCACCCGCACGAGGCCGTCGTCACGTGGCGCTTTGAAGAGAGCGTCGTCGACGCGCTCGTCTATTCAGCCTACCACGTGCTGCTGGCGACGGTCATGCCCGAGGTCCATACCGCCGTCCCGATCGACTGTGTCGAAGACATGACCCGATTGCGCGGGCTCGTCGCCCAGTATGCAGTGCCACCGATCGCGCGTTCTCGCTACCTAGACTCGGGCGCCGCCACCACCAGGCCATAACCTCTGCTGCCACTGCCTGGTGTGGTCTCACTCTCTTCCTCCCTCGGAATTATTCCTCCAACATGTATTTTTTCACGTCCCTAAAGTTGCCCTTTATTCCCATATTTTTTTCTCTTTTCTTGGGTGCGCGCTTGGCCCCTTGTTGGTGGGGGAAAAGGGCAAAAAAATCCAAAAGGCCGACGGCGCGCCGATGTTGCGCTGGCGGGCACAGTCAGACGGGCCACGGCCAATTTAAAACCTCGCAGATTTGGACCCGCGCCGAGCAGCACAAAAAAAGCGAGCCAGCCCGCGACGGGGATCACATCCTCACGGCCCGTCGCATTCGGCCATGGCTATCGACTCACGACGACGGGGGCGCTCGAAAAAAGGGCATTTTTACAAACATTTTTCTTTGCCTTTTTGCTTGTTCTAGACGTGTCGGAATGGCGGGCGCATGTTCGTTGGTTTGGTTCTCCAACCAAACAAAAAGGGCGGGCCAATAACGGGCGATAGCCTCTGAGGACGAATTGTTGCGCCCCATCGCACGGCGACGAGCGCGCTCGTTGCGCTCCTCCCGCCTTATAGTCTCCCATCTCTGCGCGCGCGCCTCGTCACGGATGCAAGTCCTCGACAATGATTGCCTATTCCTCATCATGGAATGGTTGGACGCCAAATCGCTGGCTCGCGCGGCTCTCTGCTGCTCGCGGTTCCACTCGGTCATCGCCCATCGACTCTTTTGGTCTGCACGGGCAAAAGGCTCTGGCGTTGTCGATCTCGGCGCATTCCTGGCGTGGTCTTTTGTCTCGGAGCGGCTGAGGCAGCATCCCCACGGTTCTGGCGAGTCACTACCTGAAAGGTTTCCCATCACGCAGGCGGATTTCGCGCTCGGCGCTCTTCGGGTCGGTGACCACCTCATGATTCTGGGCGACGCAATCCCGACCGATGCTGCGACCCGGCGCTCGACGCACGCCATCATCGAATCTCTAGACCGTCTGCGAGGCTGCTTTGTTGTGACGATGGATATCGCCGACGGTTTGGCAACTTACCAGAGACAAACGGCATGGAATCTCTTCCAGACCGCGGGCGTCGACCCATACACGGCCGCGGGCGCCTCGCGCATTCGCATCATCAAAAGTGGCAGCGATCGCTCAAGCACGACAGAGGATATCGTCGAGAGGGCTCGCGCGTTCTTGGCCACTCCGACGCCACCCGGTCCGCTCCCTGCCGTCGAGGGCGTGTGGGACCCGTTTGCCTTTGGATTCTTTTGCCAGACCGGGCACCTCGTCTCACGGGACCGATCTCAAGTCTGGTATTGCAATCAATCGGCATGCATCTAGGCCTGCAGGAGGCGCACCCTCTCTCGCTTTAGCCCCGCCGCCCTCTTTGCACTGCAGTTGGTGTGTCGTTGTTTTTCTTTCGAGAAACAAGAAAAAGAGGAAAAATAAAAATGCACGGGGCAGCAAAAAAAAGGAGAAAAAAAGAGCAATCAGCCGGAGCGGCAGCGTGCGCATCGGCAGCGCAGATCGGCCGATGCGGGGATCTTGGTGTCGGCATAGGCGTCGGCGAGGCACAGGCCCGGCACGCGGTCCGCCAGCCACTGCGCCGCTTGTTTGTGAAACTGGCCCGAGCCGGCCATGTCGTCGACGGCCGCCTGGATGGTGTCAAACTGTGCCGCCAAACACAGGGCGGCGAGCAGGTCGATCTGGCCGCTGGCGATGCCGACCTTGACCGCCTCGACGTCCACGAGGGCGCCCCTGTCGATGAGCCGGGCGATGAGCGGCAGGGAGGGACTATCGCACGCCGCGACGGTGGCCACCGCGTTCCACTGATCCAGCGGCGCGATGCCGGCATTGTGAAGCAGCAGCGGCACGACCCGGCGGCCCATGCGCAAAGCGTAGCGCGCCACGCCCACCGTGAGCAACCGGCGCGCGTCGGGTCGCGTCAGCATCCAGCGCACCACGGCGGGCGAGGCAAAGGCGGCGTGGCCCAGGCGCGGTTCGGCCCAGCCGTCGAGCGGCTGCCCGCGCGGCTCCTCGCCAGCGATCCACTTGAGCACGCGCACCTGACCGCAGCGCGCGGCGGCGACCGCGAGGGCGCGCGTGGAGGCGATGGCCCCGAGGCGGTGCACCTCGATGAGGGCCTCGACGTGGCCCTGCTCGGCCGCCTCAATCAGGACTTTGGGCGAGGCCGTCGAGCGCAGCGGCTTCCGGATGCGCGCGCACGCCCACTGCACCACAGAGGCGTGGCCGTACTTTGTTGCCATCTCGATCGAGCACAGGGTGGGCGGCGGCGCGGCGCGGCACCCGGCAGCCGAGAGCCAGCGGATGACGTCGATGCGACCGCACTGGATGGCAACCTTTCCCGCGTCGACGGGACACGAGCACCGAGCCTGACAGTCGTCGCGCGACAGTTGGTGCAGGGCTTCGATGACCGAGACGGATCCGGCGCGCACCGCGCGCTCAAATAGTTTGGGCAGGCGCCGGGTCGGTGCGTTGGCCACCGACCGCGCGGGCCAGTGGTCGAGCAAACACCGGACCATGTCGCCGCGGTCCGCGTCGACCGCCATGGCCAGCGCTGCCGCCATGTGGACCTCGGTGCGCATCGGATGCAAGGCTATGTCGTAACACCAGAGAGCCCTTGCGCGGTCCAGGCGTCTGTCCTCTTGGCACCAGGCCACGACGGCGCCGTCGCATGCGGCGGCGGCCACGGGGTTGTCCTCGACGATCGACTCGGAGAGCGCGGCGCTGCCGCCGCGACCCGCCACGTCGGCGAGGAAGCGGGCATGGTCTTGAGGTGGCACGCCGCAAAAGCGGTCGGCGTCCTTGACCTCGCCCACGAGACAGAGCCACCGTACGATGTCGAGATGGCCGCCGCAAACCGCACCGCACAAGAGACCGCGAGCCGCGTGTTTCCACAAATGATCGTCCATGCCAGCGCGCTCCCCCACATAAAGCACGGCGGCGAGCGGTGCGCCGGCGGCGATGGCGCGCCTCACACCTGCGGCGCCCAGGCGGTCGGTCACCTCGTCGATCAGAGGCCGCGCAAACAGGCCTGGACGGGCGAAAAACAGCGCCCCCACGTCGCGCGCCTCGTGCACATGCGAGAGGATGGCCGTGCGCATCTCCAACGGCAGGTCGGGCCATTGTGGGTAGGTGGTCGTGCGATCGCCTTCCATGGTCGCCTTTATGGCGGCGATGGGTTTTTCCTTTTCTTTTCCTTGCGGGAGAGACGGACGTGCGCCGGGCCGTGTGTATCTCTTTTTTTTTTTTTGGTGCCCACTCTGGTCCTGCTCTTTTTTTTTCTTGCGCCACCGCTCAATGCATCAAAGCAACAATCGCGCGGCGGGGCGATCGTGTACGAACCAATCTTGCGCGTTGGACGCCGGCGCAAACAAGAAATAAACAACAAAAGACAATCGACCCCATTTTGTCCCGGTGGAGGGGCCAAGCGCGCGAGCGAAAAAAGGCCATATGATCATCGGCGCCTTTTTTCCTCTCGTACAAAAAAAAAAGAAAAAGGGCCCATGCGACAGCGCCCGCCTTCTTTGGGCGGGGTGGCAGATTCAGGCGAGGGAGGCGGCAGGTGCGCCAACCTCAAACCCGCAAGGGGGACGCAGAAAGGATATACGCCAAAGTGGTCCCGTCCGCATTGTCCCCCCGGCGGTCGCCACATGGCACGAGACCGGCGAGCCTCGTGGCGCACCCGAGCGACAACAAAAAAGCAAAAACAACAACAAAGAATGCCCCCTTTTGTTGTGCAGGGTAGACTCGGTCGGTGCCGGGCACGCGTGCGCTCGACACTCCGCCGCCAACAACAGAGACACGACCCTCTTCCTTCCTTTTCTGGCGGTCATGTTTATCCTGTTTTTTTACTGTTTGTTGCACCGGCGCAAATAAATCGGCAAACAAAAAAAAGAGAGCAACCAGAGAGTCTCGCATCGGACGAGGGGAGGAGGTAGAGGCACGTGTCGAGCCTAGAGACGGTCGGCGACGAGGTCGTACGAGGCCTGCCACAACTGGTAGGTGACGGCAAAGTTCTTGAGGGCGCCCACATAGTAGGTCTTGCGGTGGCCCTGGAGGGCCTCCAGGGCGGCATAGGCGCCGCCGGGACGGGCCAATTCGGCGTCGGTAAAGTGCGGCTGGAAGGCGTGCAGGAGAAACTCGTCGACGGCCGTCGCGTTGGTCAGCAGGGACGCGGGCATGCGCGCCAACTGCTCGATCACCGTCTGGCGCATGGCCGACACCGAGACGGGCTCCTGTGAGGTGGCCTTGAACTGGACCGGCCCATAGGGGAGGCCGCGGGTCAACTGCGTCACGGCCGGCAGCGCGGGCGTGCCAAAGGGCGACGTCGGGTCGATGTTGAGCATGTTAAAGGCGCCGCCGTCGACGACCGGCCCGGCGGCGTCGATGGTGCCCGTAAAGTAGTAGCGCTGGCGCACCTCCTTGAACACGCGGCGCTCGGCGGCGTCGAGGGCCAGCGGCTTGAGGGCGTCCTCGGTCTGCGCATAGGCCACGATCAACTTGTCGCACCGGTAGGCAAACGAACCCGTGACCCTGTTGCCGCCACCGCCACTGGGCGCCGACAGGGTGCCGCCGACGATGACGGGCAGCCGCGGCGAGTAGGGTCGCACGGCAATGAGGGTCCTGGCGTTGACCAGGACATTGTCGGCGCTGTCGGCCGTCAGGTAGGCGCGCATGCCGTCATAGATGCCGCGGCACCCGCCGGCGACGACAAAGCCCGCATAGGGCACTGAAAAGATGCGCGAGATCGTGGGCGACAGGTTGAGCAGCGCGTAGAGCGTGGTCAACTTGTCAAAGGCGCCCAGGCCGCCGCCCGACAGTTGCGGCACAAAGAGCGAGGGCACGAGCGGACCCAGTTGGTGCGTGGCGATAAACTGCGAAAAGGGCACCAGCAGTTCGGCGGGCACCGGCGAGGGCACGTCGGCGCGGTCGATCCACGGGTACGAGGCAATGATGACCGACAGCCGATAGTAGGCCGCGAGGAACTCGGGCGTGGGCGGCGCGGGCGGCTGGAAGCCATAGGAGACGCCCTGGCGCAGGTTGACGGCATAGTTGGGCGTCGTGTCCACGGTAAAGTCGAGCGGGTACACAGAGCCGGGGCCGGCAAAGCGCTGCACGATGCCCACGCTGTCGATCGTCCACGGGCCGAGGCCCGCCTCGTTGGCCGCCGTCGTGTTGGCGAAAAACTGCACGCCAATGTCGATCCACGAGGGCATGCCGGGCGCCGGCGCGGTAAAGTCGATCGTGTCGCACTGGCCGCCGACGCGGTCGGCCGACTCGATCACGACGACCGAATGGCCGCGGTCCTTGGCAAAGACCGCCGCCGCCATGCCCGCGGCACCGCCGCCGAGCACGCACACGTCGCGCTGCCCGCTCACCAGGCGCAAGGCGTGGCCGGCGTCGGCGGCCATCGCCAGCACCAGCAGCGTGGCGACGGCGGCGCCCATCAGCATCGTTGTCACTGAGCCGCTCCCCCGTGGCATCGTCTCGCGGTTGTTCCTGCGCGTCATATCGTCGTTGGTGTTATCAAGGTACGTTGGTCCTTTTTTTCGAGTCTGTCGGCTGTCGGTGCGGGCGGCAACGGTCTGGATGACAAGGAAAAAAAAAAAAGAACGGCGCCGTGAGCGACGGCTCTTGCAAAGCGAGAGAAAAAGTAGAGACACACACACACAGGCGCGCGCAAGTCCGACGGCTCCTTTGTCCTAGGGACGCGACGGATCGGTGGTGCGCGCACGCGGCCGCGTGCACCCCAGTGCGGCCGTAAAAAGAATCTGGCAGGGCTGCTGCCGTTGCGGCGCGCGTGCGCACGACAAAACAAAAGGAAAAGTGCCACAAACCACGCCTCACGGCGTCGAGGATGCCTCGTATTTCATTTTCGGCTGTGGGCGGTCGCGCATTTTGAGAGCCCCCGGCGAGGTGCCAGTAAAAAAAAAGAGGGAAAAAAAGGAGAGCGCGCCAAGAGAGACAAGGACACAAAAAGGAGAGAAAAAAAGGGGCGGTGGGTACCCAAAAAAATGTCGGTCCGACAGTGGCGGGTGTGAAAATACAGAGTCTAATATGGCCTCTCGGGTGGGTATTTATAGTCTCGCACAATCGCAAGGCAACGAGTCGCCCGTCTCCCCTCCCCCCTCCAAAGGGCTGCCGACCAATGGCGCAGTTGGTGCACGGACCGCGAGACGCGCACGGCAGAGGACCCCCGCTTTGTGCCTTTTTCTCCTTGGCACCTTTCAGGGTCGTCGACAACGCCGTTTGGCGCGCACGGCATGTGCCGACCAATGGGAATAAAGTGTGCGCTCCCCAGCGCCGCATTTTTCAGCGCGCCATCAGGAGCGTGCGCTTTCTCCTTTTGTGTCGACGGTCAACGGCCGGCCGCGGGTGGGGGGAGGCGTAAAAAAAAGAGGGGGCTCGCGAGCCGGTGGATCGCGTTGGCACCACCGCACCGCCTCTTGCCCCTTTTTTCCTCTTTGTTGTTTTTGCGCTCGGTCGCTGTCACGACCCCTGCTGCGTTGCTCTCTCTTGTCCTATCCGTCCTTGGTGCCAGTTTTCCTCGATCCCTGTTGTGCGGCCTAGCCTGCCTGCTCTCTCTCTCTATCTCTCTTTTTCTTTCTCTCTCCCTTTCGACATCGCGGCAGCGCGTCGAAAGAGCAGACAGCGCGAAAAGGACGAGAGCAAAGGGAGATACGGCAAAAACATCGAGACCGAGGGGCCTCGACAGAAGGAGGACTGCCCAGCCGACGGGATACAGAGCGCTCTCTGCCCCTGCCGCCCCCTTTTTTTTTCGTTGACCACCGCCTTTTTGGTCCCACGTGCACCGCTGCAACGTCTGCACCATGACGAGTCTCACGGCGACCGCGCCGCTCGAACCAGTCAACCCTATCCGTGGCGACGACAAAGACGACGCCTGTAACCCGCGCCACAAAGGCCAGGCAGATCCTTTTATGGAAAGAGCCGTCGACGCGACCGACGGCGGCGATCCCGCGGGCACCGCCCATGCGCTCGTGAGCGCCGCCGACCCTGGCAATGCCGCCGCCGACGACTATGACGCCACGGAGGCCTCGTATGCAGCGCTCTTTGACGACGGCGGGCTCTTTTCCGACTTTATCGCCGAGCACGACCAAAACTTTTGGGACAATGCCGACATGATGATGGCGACGACGACGACGATGACATCAACGTTGGACCATGCGGTCGACGCCGCGGCACGGGACCTGCCCTACGCGTCGGTGGCCGACGCCGTCGACGCCCTGCTGGCCACGTGCCCGCGGCAGGCCTCGTGCAAGCCGGCCACGCTGGCCCTGCCGCGCGCGCCCATGGTCTACGTCATCAAACGCCACATGCGCGATCACGGCGGCGTCGATTTCGGCCCGGCGGCGGGCGGCTCCTGCGCCACGCTCGACGAGGCGTGCAAGCGCATCGACGGCCTCGGACCGTGTGACATGCTGGACCGCGGCGTGATGGCGTGGGTCGCCGGGCGCCTCATGGACCGCGTGCGTCCGGGCTCGTCGCACGGCATACCGGTGACGCCGCTGAGCCGCATCGGCACCCTCGTCCAGCGCGAGTTTGGCAGCGGCGAGTGGATCCTGGAGGACCCCGAGTCGCTCGACCAACGCTTCGAGCGGCCCGAGCACGAGTCGTTGCGCGCCCTCATCGCGTGGACCGTCGACTCGGCGCGCACCGTCGCCGTGCTGCGCGCGCGCGCCTCGGCTGACGAGACGGCCGCGCGGCAGCCCGCCGGCAAGGACTACACCAAGGGGCCGCTCAAGCGCCTGGCCAAGGAGCGCGACGCCTACAGGCGGATCGATGCCACGAATTCGGATGTGTGGGCGGCCTTTCTCCTGGAGCAGAGCAAGGCCGACGAGGTGCGGCACACCAAGAAGCGCCGCCGTCTGGCGCGCACCCATCCGGGGCCTGACGTTGCTGCTGCTGCTGCTGCTACCGCTACTGCGGCCACTGCCGCTGCTGCGATGGGGGACCAGGAGCCGCTGCCGGCGGCCCGCGCCCCGCCAAAGGCCACCAAGGCCACCAAGGCCACCGCAAGGTCGCGCAAGTCGGGACGCGCCGCGCTGACATTGTCGCTTCCCCAAGGCGGCGCGGCGCCTTCTGCGGCCTTTTTCGCGCCGCCCCCGGTACCGCCCCCGCCGCCCGCGCAGTCGCCCCCGCCGACGTCGCTCGACGTCACGGCGCTCGACAGGCACATCCTCGCCCAGATCCAGTCGTTTGCCCTCATGAGCCTGGCCGCCGCGGGACCCGCTGGCATTGCCGCGGGCGCGCCCGTCACCTTTATGGCGCCGTCGGTCTCGTGTCCGGGCACCATGGCTCTCACGTGCTGGGTCACCGTTCCTTCGGACGCCGAATCGGAATCCGTCCGCTCCAAGCCGCGCGCGAGCGGCGAGCGGCCGCGCAAGCGTCACAAGCGCACCCGAAAGACGCCGGCTGGCTGCGGCCCCGCCGACGCGCCACCGGCCGGCGCTCCGCATGACATGCCACCACCACCACGACAACTGTCGACGAGCGTCGCCGACGATCGGGATGGCGCGGACCTGGCCTCTGCCGTCGGGGAGCGGGCGACCGCAAGAGAGCCCCCCGCAGAGGCCGCGTCACCGCCGGCGGGCGCGAACCCGCCCCACGATGTACCTTTATATGCACTGGCGGACGCGCCAGAAGATGCCAAGGCCGCCCGCCCCTGCCGCGACACGGACGGCGCAGAGATGGCGAGCGCGACCGACAGTACCGCGCTGTGCACCGAGGACGAGACGATCGACCAGGGGATTGCCCAGCCGCGCGCGTTCGCGCCCGTCGACGACGATGCACAGGCGTCTGGCGCACCGATGGCCGTCGACATGCCGCCCGCAGAATGCAACGACGGTACCAAAAGTACGGGCATCATCAGCAGCGACAGCAGCAGCAACAACAACTATGACCTCGATCAACTGCTGGCGGCCGACGGCGACGACGACTGGGACGATTTGCTCGCGTGTGGCAGGCTGCCGTCTGCCTGATGGGCGTGCGACTTTTTTTTCCTTCTTTTTCGGCCGTTGTCATTCCCGGTGCCGTTGTCCTTCTTTTTTTCCCTACCAAAAATCCTCTTTTTTTTCCCCAACCCGACCCTCGTGCCTGCGCGGCGGGACCGGGGAGGAGAAAGAGGGCGAGGCACAGGCCGTGTGCCACATACCGCGGCTTGTGGATCCCTCTTTTTTTCTGGCAAAAACCAAAAGTAGGATGTCAAAACAAAAAAAAGACAGACGGTGCATGCGACAACGAAAAAGCAAAAAAAAGACGCGATGGGGGGGGGATCACGGCGGTCACTAAAAGCGGCGCGCAGCGCAGTTTTGGATGGGCGAAAAAAAAAAGAGTGATTTACATTTTTTATAAAGACAGTAAAAAAAAAAGAAAGAGAATGCACAGCGCCTGCTCAAAGGCGGGGATCGCCGTCGTCCTGGCCACCACGATCGCCACCGCCGTCATCATCATCGTCGCCATACATGTCGTTGTAGCCCGCGTCGCGCACGGCCACATCGTCGTACATGGAAAAGGCGGGCGGGTACTGCAGGGGCGCACCGAGGCCACCGGGGCGCGCCCCTGCGGCGGCGGGGCGCGGGCCGAGCGCGACGGCCGCGAGCCCCGGCCCGCGCGTGGGCACGCCGTGGCGGTCCGGGCCGAGCGTGTCGCGCGCGGCCACGAGGCCCCACACGCCATAGGGGTCGACGACGGCCTCGACGCGCGGCGGGGAAAGAGGAGTCGCGCGATCTCGTGCTCGCGGGCCGTGCGCGCGGTCGACCGCGCGCGCATCAGGTCGGCCTCGCCCATGAGGCACGTGGCCACCTCGGAGCGAAACAGTCCCCCGTGGCCGACGGCGTTGACGACCTCGCGGGCGTCAAAGGCCACCGGCACGCGCGCATCGCCCACCGCCAGCACGAGGCGCGCCTCGCGCGGCACACGCGCGTCAAAGGCCGCCGGCGTCACCAGGCCCGTGTCGGTCGTGAATCCGGCGGCATACGATGCACCAGCCGGCTCGACGATACACGCGCCCGCGCCCTGCGCCCCGGCCGTCGATGCCGCGGTGGCGCGTGCCCGCGCTGCCGCGACGTCGGCGTAGCGTTTGGACCACGCCTGGGCCTCGGCGCGCGCTGCGGCCCACGGGTCCAGGCGCTCGCGCTCCCAATACTCGACGTCGTCATAGGAGGGTCGTGTCGGTTCCTGGTAGGTGCCGGGCGCGGCCACCGCGGGCGCAGCGCCGGCGGCCTTGGACGTCTTGGCGCGCGCGCGTCTCCAAAACATGGCGTCTGCCGGCCAAGGGCACACCAAATGGAAAAAAAAGAAGAGTCTGAAAACAAAGAGAGAACAAAAAGCGCTGAAAAGAGAACGACCAACAGCGCACGGGCAAAGGTGCACGAAAAAAAAGGTGCACACGCACGTACCTGAAAAACAGGCAACAATAGACAGAGAAATGAGCCGCCGGGGGATCAAAAAGAGGGAGGAGGACGGGCGAGGGCGCGTCCTTGCGGGGTTTCCCTTTGTGTGTCGCTCGACGGCGCCGGGCATCGAGCGTCGACGTCGACAGCACGACCAAAAACGCAAACAGGCAGGAAAAACAAAAAGGAAAAAAGGAAAAACAATGGGCCAACGGCGACGACAGAGGAGGTTTTTTCGCATTTTTTCCTCGGTGTCGAAAAGAAATCTTCTCGGGATGGGGTCGGGCGGCACCGAGCGAACCGCCAAGTCCCGGCGGGTCTCGCGCCTCGCTTCTCTGGCCTGCGCCTCGGGCGCCCGCGCTGTGCATGTCAAGTGTTTTTTGCCATATTTTCGCGCAAGCCAGAAAAAATGACGCGGCGGGACCGGTTGCGCGTCTTTTTTTTCTCGTACATTTTTTCGTTTTTTTGAGAGAAAAAAAGAAAGGACAACAAAAGATGACGGCCGCGCGTCATACACGGTGCGAGAGGGCGCGCGCACGCTGGCCCTCGACGGCCGAGACGAGAAAGAGGCCGAGGGGCGGGCCGCGCGCCGTGCGACGACCTGACGCGGTTGGCAGTCGGTCGTGGGCGAGCGCCACGTCGATTGCCGTGTGGCCCGCGGGACCGGCGTAGGGATCAGCGCCGGCACGCAAGAGAGCCGCCGCCGCGTCGATGCAATCGCCGCGGGCCGTGGCCGACGCGCGTGCCACCGCGTGCAACGGCGTTCCGCAACCGTCGCCGCGATCGTAGCGGGCCGACGCGCCTCCGCCCAAGAGGTCGCGCACGGCGCCGGCGTCGCACCTCGACGCAGCCGACCGCAGGCGCTCACCGGACGGGGTGCCGCCGGGCGTCAGGCGGTGGCGGACGTCGTCGGCGAGGGCGCGCGCGGTCGGGTTGTCCCACGGTTCCAGCGCATACGCCCATGCGCACAAAAGGGCGGCGAGGCTGCCGATTAGCGCCAGTTGCACACAGGCCAGCCACAGCCGCGGCGTCGGCACCGCGACCGGACCGTGGTCGTCGCCCCGCCAACCATTGACCGCCGGCATGTGCGCCCTTGCCGTCGGGATTTCCCTTTTTTTTTTCGTCTGCTCCCTTTTATCTTTTTGCAAAGTCGCGCGCTTGCTTTCGCGCGTCCTCGATCGTCCTTTTTTCCCTCGTCGCAATTTCCGTCCTGTGGTAGCCTTTTTTTTCGCGCACGACCTCTTTCTTTTTCTGCTTTGCCTGTCTGCGTGCGCGCGATGCCTTTTGGTCGCGGCCACCCGACCCGCACACAAAAGACAGACGCGCCGTCGGCCGAACCAATGGTTGGCTCCTCATTCAAAAGGAAAAAAAGAAAACCCAAATAAAAAACAGGAAAAAGGTAGAACGATCGCATGGGGGCCGACCATAGGTTGGGTTGACGATGCTCCGTGATCCAAATGCAAAGAGAAGCCGCGCTCGCGCGCCGCGACGTGCCGGCCGCCAGCAAAGCCGCGCAACGATTTTCACAACCTTTTGCCTTGTCCTCTTTTTTTTTTACTTTTGCCTTGGCCTGTCTGTCGCGAGGTCGCCTCGGCCTGTCGGCCCGGCGTGTCTGTCCTTTTTTCTTTTCTATTTTCTTTTATCTGTGAAAAGAAAAAAAGTGGTTTGTTCTTTGGGGCTTTTTCTTTTTCTCTCTTTCTTGTTTTTTTAAACAATGCCAAACAGAAAGGGGCCGCTTCGCGCCCTTACGGCGACACAGCAAGAAAAATGAAAAAAGGTCGCCGAGTTTTTTCCTTGAGATCATGATAAAAAAGACAAAAATGGGAGGGGAAGGTGAAAGGGCGAGGCCGACTACCCGTCCATGGGCGTCCATGAATCGGGCTGGTCGGCCAAGGGCGGCGTGAGCGGTGCGTCGCGCGGCATCGGCGGGCGACGGTTGATGACACACTGGAGGCGGTTCATAAACTCGATCGACATGTGCGCCACCGGCCACGGCACTGTCGGTGATGGTTGTGTCGTCGTTGCAACGGGCGCGCCGCCATGAGGCGCCCGATCCGAATGCGAGCCGCATGGGCCGTCCGATGCGGTGGACCGGCACAGCATCGGATGGCCCATGCGGCGTTTTCGGCGCGCGCGCCGGCGGGCGAGCGATGCGGCCCGCGAGGCCAGGGCGAGGCGTGCGACGACGCGCTCCAGGGGACCGCCGGCGCGCGCGACCCACGCCAGGTCGGGTCCAAAGGCGCGGCCGCCCCACACATGCTGCATGCGGTCAAACAGACGCACGAGACCCGCGGCCGAGTAGGCCAGCGAGCGGGCGTGCGCAGCGCGGCGCACCTCGGCGATCGGGCCGCACGGTCGCACGGTCACACCGAGAGGGTCCTCGCGCTCGACGACCTCGCCCGGATCGAGATCCGTCGCACAGAGGCGTTGCGCGACTCTGGCCTGATAGAGCCACCAGGCGGCGCGCACCGCGGGATCGTCGTCGGGGACGCCGCGCTGTCGGCCCGACGCATCGTCGGCATGCGAGAGCACGATGGCGATGGCGCGGTCGACCGATGCATAGAGCCGCCCGCCGACGCGCACATATTGCGTGGCGTCTTCAAAGCGCGCGTCGCGCGGGTCGCCCATCGTGGCGACAACGCCGAGCCCCACGCGGTCGAGCATGACGGCAGCCATCGTCTCTAGAGTTTTTTCTCTTTTTTTCCCGTTTTTTTCGTTTTTCTCCTTTGGATAGAGGTCTCGCCGTTTTGTTTTTCGGTTCGAAAGTCGTCCCGTTGCGGATCGACGTCTCGGTCTCGCGGCTGTTTTTTGGCCGGCGTCGGGGTCACCTCTGTTTTGGCCGCCGTTGGGAATCCCTCCAACGACGACGGCGACGACGGCGGTGGCCGCAACCCGACGCCAAGGGAAAAACAGGGAAAACAAAAAATTTAGAAAAGAAAAACGTATGTTTCTCGTCTCTTTTCTGTTGGGGAAGAGCAGGGCGGGGCGGTGTGGCGACAAAAAAGTGGGCGTGTGCCGTCGCTCCTGTCTCGGTGGCCTCTTGGGACGGTGGCCCGATGGCCCTTGTTTGTTTTTCTTTCGCTGTGATGGCGACAGGTCGACGCCAAATCCCATTGGTCGGTTTCACGTTTTCTGTTTTTTTATTTTTATATGGTTTTTAATTTGCCTTTCTTTTTTCGATCCGGCCATTGTCGACGCGCGGGAAAGAAGCAACGAAAAGAGAGGGCACGCGCATAGGAAAAGAAACAAGAGAAACAAGAACGAGACGAAAGGAAACCCGCGCTCTGTTGGGCAAAGCAGGAAAAAGGCGCAAAAGGGATAAAGGCGCACGTGTGCGATTCGCGGTGCGCCTTTTCTATCAGGCCTTTTCTTTCGGACCTTTTTGTGTCGGTCCGTCCTGGTGCTGCGACGTCGTCCTCCCGCACGGACCTCTTTCTTTTTTTTTCGGTAAATTCTTTTTTTATTCTCGGGGACGCGCGCGCGCGCCGCAACTCGCCGCTGCGTGTGCACTGTCGTCATCCTTTGGCTCGACCTCTTTTGGACGCCGCCACCGCCTCCTCTTGGACGACGCCCTCTCGTCGACCACCAGACACCGCCGCCACGCAGAGACAAAGAGACCAAAGGGCGGGAAAAAAAGAAAGAGACCCCATCAACCGCGTGGGCGCGTACGACGACAAAGGTCGGCGCCATGCGCGCCTGCAAGCGGCCACGCGGCGTCGTCGTCGGATACTCGGCCGACGAGGCACTGGAGCATCTGCGTCGTGATGCTGCACTGCCCGTGCGCGTGCGCTGGACTCTCGACGCCTCGACGGCGGCGACTCTCCACGCGGCGCTCACGGCCGACCGCGCCGTCGTGGCGACCCGCGCGACCTTTGTCGATTCCTTCCACGGCAGCGACGACATGCCGGCGCTCGGCTGGTGGCTGCGCCGCCGCGACAGTGACCACGCCGCCTCGTGGTGCATGCGTGTGGCGCGCCGCGTCAAGGCCCGGCCCACCGGTGACGACGGTGATGGTGATGACCGCGACGACGACGACGAAACGAATGACATTGGCAACGATGGCGACGACCGCGCTACGCGGGCGACCGCCTGCGAGGACCACACGGCCTCGACCGCCCCGAACGGCACCGACGGCGGTGGCACGGGCGCCGCCAAGGCCTCCCGACCGAGACGGCGGCGACGCCGTTGTGGCGCCTACGTGTACAGTGACATTGACGACGACGACCATCTCGTGGCCATGGTGGCACCCGACAGTGGCGCGCGCGACCTGTCGGCCCTCTGCCTGGGCCTCTATGCGCGTGTCAGCGTGAGCCGTACGACTTATCACTTGGCGGGAGTTGCCGCGGCGCCCGCCCTCTGCGTGGTCGTCGATCGCGCGACCCTGGGCGGCGGCAGCGCCGGCTCGGTGGCCCTGCAGGGCACGGCCGTCGTGTGCGACGCCGCGGCCGCCCGGCGACTGATCGACGTGCTCGCGGCGGCCGGCGTCGACACGGGCCGTGCGCCGCCGCCCAGCAAGGTCGCCGCCTACCTGGCGCGGCGCCGGCCCGCCCTCTATGCGCGCCTCGTGCAGCGCGGCGCCCTCGCCTCGTGAAAAATTCCCACTCAAATTTTTCCTCTCTCTATTTCTCTCCATTTTTGTCTGCTCTCTTTGCCCTCCCTTTTTCTTCCTTGTCTTTTCTCGCACGGCCGCCTCTCGGCCCCGGCCACCCCTTTGCGTTGCCCTCTCTTTTTTTCGCACTGTCTTTTTTCTCCCCTTGCGGCCGACGCGGTTCTGCAGTCCCTCAAAAAACCACGTCGCCTTCGATGCGCAAACCCACAATCTGTCGGTCCCTCCGTTTTTCTTGGGTTTGGACAATAAAAAAAAAGAAAAAGCAGATATACGGAAAAAAGAGCACTCCCTCTTTTCGGTCGGCGGCGGGCGGTCATTGCGCCAAGAGGTCGCGCCCGAGGGCCAGCGGCGCGCACAAGAGTTCCGGTCGCGCGGCCTCGGCGCCATTGGGCTCGTGGCCCCACAGGCGGGCGACGTCCACGAGCCGGCGCGCCTCGGGGAGGGTGCCATCGGGGAGGGCCGCCGCGGCGCACGCACGGTCCCACGTCGACACGGCGACCGCATCGAGGACCTCGGCGGGCGCCGCGCCCGCGTGTATCGGTCCGCGGTAGGCCGCGGCTGCGATGTCGACGAGCGACGGCGGCACGACGGACCGGATCGACTGGGCGGCGGCGACGGCGCGGCGTGCCACCACCTGCCCGGCAAAGAGGCGCAGCGCCAGAACAAGTTGGCACTCGCCGAGATCGAGCCAACGGACGGGCGCGTGGGCATCGAGCGCGACCGCCGCCGGAAAGAAGCGCCGCACAGTGTCGGCGGCCGACGCCGGCAAACCGCGACGCGGGCCGAGCGCCGCCTTGACCTGCGCGAGGCCCGCCGGCGTCGGCGACAAGAGGCGTGCGACGCTGCGCGAACTGTCGTCGACGTCGGGCCTCGCACGCCGATTAGACAGAGCGGCCAGAAAGAGGCCCAGCACGTCGCCATAGATGGCGAGGGCCGGCGGCACGGCGGCGAGAACAAGGAGACGCGCATCGTCCAGCGGCAGTGCGTCGCGCGTCTCCACGTGCAAGAGGGCGGTCATCGGACGGTCGCCGCCCGTGGCGCGCAAGAGGACGACCGTGTCGCCGTCGAACCGGCGCACGACGACGATCGTGTAGCGCGCGTGGGGCGCGCAGTCGCGCACGGGTCCGGCGTCGCTTCGGTCAAACACGGGCGCCCAGGTCTCGGCAAAGGGTCCGCGGGCCGTCGCGCGCGCGGCCTCTTGCGTGTGCGCAGCGTCGCCGAGCGCGTGGCCCAGCCTCTGCGCGGCGCGCACGACGTCGCCCGATGGGTCCGACTGGATGCGCGCCACGTGGGCCGGCCCCGCGCGCGGCGCCAGCGCCACGTAGGCGCGCTCGACGTCACCAAAGGTGGGCGGCCACCCAGACGACCGCCTGCGAGCCAGCAGCGCGCGCACGGCGCCGTCGTCCAGGTTGGACCAGAGGGCCTCGTAGGCGACGACGAGCGCGGCGCACTTTTGGTCGACGCCAGGTGTTTGGTCGCCGCCGCCGACGACGATGGGCGCCGTGCCTACGTGCGCGCCGTTGGCCAAGCGCATGGCGGCGAGCATGTCGTCGACCGAGGCCGTGCCGTCGTTGAGGCGACCGCATAGGGCGCGCAGGTCGCCCACCGCCGAGGCCAAAGGCGTGCGCGTTGTGTCGACGCTGCCGCGAGGCTCCATCCTGCGTCTCTGCGTGCCGGCACGCGACCCGCCGCCGACCGCGTACGGCGGCCTGTCCTTTTCATCTTCCTTGTCCTCCTCGTCTTTTGTGTAGTGACGCTTCATGGCGCAACGATGCCAGGGCGGCCGGCTCTGACGTCGTCTGTTTGTGCGTCTTTTTTATTGCGTGCGTCTCTCTTGTGTGCGTGCACGTGCGCCACTGTCTCGACCCCTTTTTGCTCTAGGTGGATGCGGCAAGCAATCTGTGGCGTCGCCGCCGTCTGTCTGCCGAGCGGCCCGGGCCGTAGTTGTGCCGTGTCCTTGCAAAAGGAAAGGGCATAGCCCTGCCGTGCCCGATGGCGACGAGTCGGGCGCGCGGCCGCCAACAAAAAATCCGTGAAAAAAAGGGGGGGCAACAGAAAAAAAAAGAAATCGTGCCCCCGTTCTACTCCAAACAAGAGCCTTTTTGCGGGGCGCTGCAGGCCAGAGATGTAGACCCCATGCGCTGTGTGGTCGGAACTATGTGCGCCTTGCGATGGCCTCGTCGCCCTGCCCGATCTCGCCCAACAGCGCCGTCTCTGCTTTGTCGCTCTGCGAAAAGGGCGGCGGCTCTGTCTTTTTTTTTAAATTTTCTCAAATTTTTTGCTTTTTCGTTGGCGCACAATGGCGACCGGCACGCCATGGACCGCGCGACCACCAAAAGACCGACAGGCAAAAGAGACGGCGAGCCACAAAAAGTTGTTTTCTTTTCGAACGGACGAAAATCCTACTTTTTTTTTGTTCCCTTTCCCGAATTGTTGTCGCGAGGGACCGAGGGCAAAGGAGGATGGGGGAAGGAGGTAGGCCTTTGGGACGCGCGGCGGGGAAGAAAAGGCCCGCTCACTCGGCCTTGCGCGGCGGCCCAAAAAGGCGCACATACGAGGGCCGATCGATGGCCGCCTGCCATTCGCCCTGGTCGCCGTACGTCGCGTAGATGAGCGTGGCGATCTCACCCATGAAATAGTAGCCCTTGAACTCGTCCAACTGGTCGGCCGTCAGCCTCACGTGCACACCGCCGGCGGCCTTGAGCGCGCGTAGGCGGCTCGCGACCGCGCTGTCGCCGTGGTTGTCGTCGCTGCCGTCTGACCTGAAACAAGAGAACCAAACAAGACGGTCAAGAAAAGAGGGCGGCACTGCAAAAAAATCGACAAAAGCAAAGAAAAAATATATATAAAAAACACGAGGCTGTGACGCAATAGGGGGCAAGCGTCACATCGGTGGCATGTCGGTCGGCCCTCCGGCGCCCTGTTTATCCATCTCCTTTTTTCTTGTTGTTGTGGTCTCCTATGCAGTCGCTCAACTTGTCCTGACCAAAAATGTCGCGCCAACGGCCCACTCAGTCCCTTTCGCGCCGACCATTCCTAAACCGCCCGACAAGAACAGTCATTCGCACGGATACAGAAAAGAACAGATCCCCGCGCCGGCCAGTCGCGGGCGTGATCTTTTTCTGCAATGTCGCGATCCTCGCCGCGTACATGTAAAACAAAAAAAGTGTGTGCGCCCCCTGTTTGTCCTTTTTTTGTATTTTTTATAAATTATTGTTCACGCGGCGGATCTAGGCCGTCCGCGCCGAAAGATGTGGACGATTGCCGTGAGGTCATGTTGCGGGCCGACTCCCGATGACGGTCTGGGTGTTGGTCCTACACCGTGCCTGTTGGCGCTCGCCTCTCGTAACTTCTTCCCTCCGCCGCAACCTTTTTTTTTTCGACAATGACAACGATAAAAAAAGAAGAAACAAAAAAGGCCCTTTTCTTTTTTCTTGGTCTCTTTCTCTCATTCTTTTCTTTTTTCTTGATCTCTTTGCGGTGATGCCGCGAGGAAAAAAAAAAGACAACGGGGGAAAAAGGAGGCGGGCGCAAGGCGGCAGCAAGCCGACGGCCCTGCGGCGGCGAGAGTGTCGGCGTCGAAAATACGGAACCCACGCCAATCCTAAAAAAAGACCATCAAAAATAAGCGAGCGAGCGAGCGAGCGCGAATCTAGGCTGCGGGCCAAGGGAGCAGCATCGACGCGAGGTCGACGACGATGACGGCATCGGGCGAGTCGCCGCAGCGCACGCGAAAGCGCAGCGAGGGCGCCGCGAGTGCCCGCGCCACCCATCGGGCCGACGTGCGCCTGGCGGGCCGCGCACTAGAGCGCGCCATCAGTTGCACGGCGTCGGTGCGCCTGAGCAACTCGCGCTCGATGGCGCCGGTCCAGCGTGCGGCGTCGTGCGGCCGATCGAGGGACTCGACGACGAGGGTGCAGTCGCCGCCGTCGACCGCGCGTCCGAGGCCCGCATCACGATGCCGCACGGCGTGCACGACGGGGACGCCGCCGGGCCTGTCCCAATGGCACGTCAACTGGGCGCCGCACGAGAGATGCACGACGCCGGGACCGCGCGGCGCCGGTGACGTGGCGGGGTCGTCGCGCGCGCGGGGGTCATCGTCATCATCACCGCCATCCTCTTCTTGCGAACCGGGCCACCAGGCGGCGGCCTCGACGGCGCAGCCGGCCACGGGCGACAGCGTGCCCAAGTCGCCGGGGGCGCCCTCGCGAAAGAGCCCGACAAACAGAGGGCGTGCGTCGCGATGGGCCTCGGTCGGCGTTGTCGAGTCAAAGAGACGGCCCCAGCCGTGCGGAACGCCATCGCGCCAGCCGCCCTCGTAAGCGACGGTCTCGGTGGCGCCGACGGTGTCCACCCGGAGCGCGTACACGGCACCGTGGCCGTTGGGCCGGTCGCCGTCGTCACCCACGGCGCCGCGGTAGACGGCCCCGTCGGTGCCGGCCATGGACGCGACGCGCGCCACGCGCACCGTCGTGTGCGCGCGCGCGAGCGCCGGCGGGTACCACAGGCACGCGTCCGCGTCGTCAATGCCCATCAGGCCCGTGACGGTCTCGCGCACGCACGTCTCGCCGCGTCTCATGGTGCGACCGGGTCCCACGCTGCCCGTGGCGATGGACGGCAGCGTGGCGCGCACGGCGGGTCCCACCAGGGCGTCGACGGTGGCGCCGTCGTCGGCCATCGAGGTCATCACGGCCCCCAGGGCGCCGGCGCGATCGCGGCACATGAGCACGCCGGCGGTGCGCGCCCCGACGACGCGCCACACGCGCTCGACAAAGGGCGCGTCGGCCGCCGGCCGGAAGCGGCCGTCGCTGCGCGAGCCGTCGTCCTCCCAGGCCAGCGCCCAGCGGGCCTCGACGCGCGCGCCCACGTCGACCCGGCACGAGGCGCGCACGACGAGGCCCGGCCCGGTGAGGCGGCCGTCGCGCCAAAAGCCCCACGCCAGCGTTGACGTGTGGCCCGCGCTCGACCGCCGGACGGTCTTGATGGCGCGCGCGCCATTGCGCCGCTTGCCGCCGCCGCCGCGACTGCGACCGGCCACCGATGCCGCAGCGGCAGAGCCCTCGGCGAGCGGTGGCGGCATGGCATCGGTGAGCGCGTCAGCCATGGCCATGGCGCGCAGCGGCCCGACCGCGGCAACCAGCGACGGCGGCACGCGGCCGCAACACCACACGGGCTCGTCGATGGCGGCGCCGATCTCGACCGGACCCACATATCGCCCGCACGGCGTGCGCGGGTCGCGTCGACGGAGGCCCTCGGCGGGCACCACGCACGTCGGAAGGCCGTGCGCCGAGCCGGACACGACGGCTTGCTTGAGCGCCAGCCGCCGAGCGGACGGATTCCGCACCAGACGCCCCCCAACGCCTGCGGTCGCACACGCGCGATCGTCGGCAAGGTAATCGCCGTTGCCATCATTGTCATCATCGCCATCATCATCATCGTCGTCGTCTGCAATGCCGCGATCATACGCGCAGTCATCGTAGAGCACGTCGAGTTTACTCGGGTCGTCGTCGCGGCCACCGCCGCCGTTGGGCATCTCTCCTTTTTCGGCAGCGCGGTCTTGCGCACATGCGCGTGCACACAAGACCGCGCCTTCCTCTTCCTCTCCTTGTTCCTCTTCTGCGTCGGGCCAGATGCACGCGTCGACATCGTCGTGCCAATGACCGGCGTCATCGCGCCACGCCGTCTCTATGCCGTCGACGAGACGCACGACGTTGAGCGGCGCGGGATCGGCGGCGGCAAAGTAGTCGTCGTCGACGGCGTCGCCAAAGCGGCCCATGCACAGCGGGTTGGCGCAGGGCGGCCCGACGGCGCGGCGGTGGAGCGCCGCCATGGACACGCGGTCGGCGGCAATCGCGGCGGCCCAGCGACACGTGAGGCCCACGCGCGCCACGTCGACGGCGGTGCAATGCGAGAGCACGCACAAGACAATCTCGACGGGCAGCGAGAAGAGGTCGACGGCGTCGCCGGCCGGCTTTGTCCGGCGTCTTTTCTTGGCGGCGCGGGTGCGCTTGGTCGCTTCCCCGGCGTCGGCGCGCCTCTTTGCGACCGGTCGCGCCGATTCCGCCGGTGCCTCGCTTTGGGCGAGAACACCCACGCGGTCGTCCATCTTGTTGTCCCTGTGTGGTGTGCCGCCTTTTTTTCTTCTGGCGCTGCTGCTCTTCTTTTCCTCCCGATGCTTGTGCGAGTTTGTGTGGCGGTTCTTGGTTTTTTCCCGTCGCCCGGTTCGATCGCCTTTGTTTCGGCACGCGCTCTCTTTTTTTTTTCTCCTCGCTCACTCGGGCGGAGCGCCGGCGCCCAAAAGGAAGCGGGCGCGAGAAAAGCCCAGCCTTCTTTCCCCTCTTTTTTTTTCCTTTCTCTCTCGTGTGTCTCTTGCTGTTGCGCGTCTGGTGTCTTGCTGTCGCGCGTCTGGTGTCTGGCGCGACGCCCCAATCCGACAGCAAAAAGGCCAAAAGCAAGTCTCCCTCGCCCCCGGCGATCCGCACGCGCCGAAAAAAAAAGGAAATTAAAGAACGAATCAAAAAGCGCCCGCCAATACAGGCGAGCCGGCTCGGTTTCTTTTTTTTTTTGGTATATGGGGATGTGCACGCGTGCTCTCCTTCTTTTTTTTTGTTGTTGCTGCGCTGGTGTTGTTGTGACCGCGTCGCCTAGAGGCCGCGGCCTGCGTGTAGGATCTATCGCGTCGATCGCCGCCTTTGCCAATCAAAGGAAGAAAAAGGTCGACTCGTGCGGCGCCCTTGGACGACCACAAAAAACAAGGAAAAAAAAAGAATAATATGCAAAAAGAGGGGCCATCAACATTTCCTTTTTTTATTATTATTATTATTCTTCCCTCGGTTACCGTTTTCAGTTTGGCCGCGTCCGCGCGGCTCTGCACGCGCCATCGCTCTTTTCCAGAGAGAAGAAAAAGGAAAGAGGAGACAAAAAAAAAAGAACGGCACAAAGCGACAAAGAGCGGTCGGGCACATTGGCGACGGTGCGGCGGCGTAAAGGACCATCCCTTATGGTGCGGTCTATGAGGTCAAAAAAAAAAGAGTGCATCTACGCGACGGAAAAAAAAGTTGCAGGGCGGCGGGTTTTTTCTTTTGTGTGTATATGCACGCGCGTGCGGGCGCGCCCGTGGCCTCGGCAGTCAGTGGCAAGACGACACAGCCCAGCGCTTGGCGGTCTTGGCCGTGAGGCGCCGCGGCGCGTCGTCGTCGGTCGGCGCGTCCGGCCCGGCGACGACGAGGCGCACGAGGTCCCCGGGGTGGGGACGCTTGCGCAGCCCCTCCTCGTCGTCCTCGGGGGTGTTGCGCGGCGGTGGCGGCGGCGGATACGACAGGCGCAGCGTCGCCCACGAGTTGTGTGGCTCGACATAGGCCGCGACGACGTCAGAGGCGGCGATGCCGGCGCGCGCGCAGGCGGCTTGGACGACGTCGTGCGCCGACGCATGGGGCGCCGGCAGGCTAAAGACCAGCGGCCGCGGCAGACGCAGGCGCAGGCTGTCGTGGGTCATCTCGTAGACCTTGCACAGGGCGACGTGCGCGCCCGCGGGCCGGCGCGCGACAAAGAGCGCATGGCGCTCGTACTGCGCCCACGGGCACTGGATGACGCGCGTCGTCGGCGCCGGATCGACGAGCGCGCCGATGGCGATGCACTGCACCGGCGGCTGGCTCTCGTGGCGCGCCGCGTAAAAGGCCAGATCGCGGCGGCGCATGCCGATGGCGTCGGCGATGGCGTCGAGCGCGCGCGTCGCCGGCCAGTCGCACGGCACGCGCACGTGAGCCCTGATGGCGCCCGTGCCCATGGTGCAATCGTGGTCGCCCAGGCTGTCCTCAAAGAGGTAGGTCACGGTGGCGTGGGCGTCGGGGTCCTCGCGGTCCTCGTTGCGCAGCAGCGCGCGATCGCACTCGGCGGCGAGGTCGTAGAGGCCCAAGTAGTCGGCCATTCCGCGCACGCACGCCAGGTCGTAGCCGTCGACAAAGCGCACGACGCCGTTGCCGTAGCGGAGGGCGTCGAGCACGATGCGAAAGTAGCGCGGGTCGTGGTCGACAAAGTGGACGCCGTCGCGCACGGGAGGTGCCCAGCCGGCGGCAGCCGAGACCGGGTCAAACATGCGCCGCAGGATCGAGGTGGGCGGGCCGGCGCACAGGGTCGACCGGAGGATCGACATGCGCTCGCCCGACACGTCCAATTCGACAATGTCGTCGCGCGGCGCGGCCGCCCGCGGCGGCGGTTCCGGCGGCGCGTCGACCGCCGCATCGTGGTGGAGGGTGCTGTCGCGCATGGGCCAACGCTGTGTTGTTGTTGTGGTGGTCGTTGTTGTTTTCTTTGGGTGGGGTGGGGCGCGTGAGGTCTTTTTTCCCTATCTCTATGGATCTTTCCGTCTCGCTCCGCCTCGGCCGTTGGAGCCAAATGCCAGAAACAAAGGCGAGCACTGGGAGAAAAAGAGAAAAAGAAAAATCGAAAAGAAAAGGACGGCGAAACCCAGGCAAGGCGCACGGGCGGTTGGTGTGGTCCTCTCTCTTTTCTTCTTTTTTCCTCGCCTTGCTGTCGCTCGCCTCGGCGCACAAGGGCAGCCAGTCTCTGGCGGTTGCTTTGTGGTGTTTTTTTTTCGCTCTCAATCTTTTTCTCTGTGGGTCGGCGCACATGCGTGCGGCGAGTTTATGCGACCGCCGCATACCCGCATTTTTCTCATTGGTCCATTCTGCCATTTTCGCGATTGATTGTTTTTTTCTTTGCCCTTTTTTCATTCTCTTTTCTTTGCCGCCCCTTGCCTTTGCGTCGGGGTTTGGTCGGCCGTGGCAAGGCGGGCGCAAAAAAGAAAGAAGAAAAAGGCCCACACCGGCGCGCGTCGGCGGTGACGAAAGAAAAATCGAAAAAAAAAGAGAGAGGTCCACAAGGCGTGATTTGGAGGTGCCGAGCGTGTTTCTCTCCCGAAAAAGTGTCGCCAGCGGCGAGGCGACAAAAATGCAAGACCGTGCGACGACGTGGATTTGGGGAAGAAGCGACAATAAGAGGCAAATTAAGAGAGCGACAGAGATCTTGGTCGCACCGGATCGCCAACCAGACGACGCGCGAGCGACAAGGCCGAGCGTCGGCGCACGACCCCGCGCGGCCCGGCGCAACCGCGATCAAGGCGCCGCAAAAGTCGCCCGGCCCAACAGCGACGCTATTCTTGGAAGAAAACTCGCCCGTACCGCACACGCAGCGCGACGGGCGTGCTCGTCTCTTCTTTTTTTTTAGGGTGTGTGTTGCTCGCTCTCTTCTTTCTGGCCCTCTCTCGCATTGCCCCTTTTTTGTTCCTCTCTTTATTTATTCATCTATTTTTGGTTTTCATTGTTTGCGGTGCCATGGCGCGTGGCGAGCGTGTGGTGATCCTGGCCTTTAACGACATCTACGTGCTGGAGCAGCCGGCGGGCAGCGCCAACGGCGGCTTTGTTGGCCTGTGCGCCATGATCGCGCGCGAGCGCCGGGCGGCCCTCGACGACCCCGACGATCCGGCGGGCGCCGTCATCGTATGCTGCTGCGGCGACTTTATGACGGCGGCGGCGGGTCTGTCGGGCCGCGGACCCCAAGATTGCGGGCGCCACATGGTGCCGCTCTTGGCCGAGGCCGGCGTCACCCACGTCGTGCCCGGCAACCACGAGTTTGACCGGGGCACCCACGGGTGCGCCCTGCGCAGCGCCGAGTCGCCCTTTTGCTGGCTGTGCACCAACATCGACGCCACACGCCCCGAAAATCCAACGGCTTCAGTTGCACCGGGTCCAATGGCACGACTGCCGTCTGCGTGGTCGGCCGCTCCGCGTGACGTCGCCGCCGCCGCGCTGGACCACATAGATGGGCGTGACGCGCCGTTTGGAGCCGGCGTGCGCAGTGACGTGGTCGCCACGCGCGGCGGGCACCGCATCGCGCTCGTCGGGTTCTGCACGCCGCACGCGCCCGCGATCTCGTCGGCGGGCGACGGCGGTGCCTCTTTCGTGGCGCCTGACGAGGCGCTGGACGCGGTCTCGCCGGCGCTCGATGGCGTGGACGCCGTCGTCGCGCTCACCCATATGGATCTCGACGAAGACGTACAGTTTGCCTGTCACGCGCGAGATCGCGTCGACGTCGTCCTGGGCGGCCACGAGCATCACGTCATCGTCGACCGCGCCGACGGCCGGCCGCCCATCATCAAGTGCGGCTCGGACGCCGACCACCTCGGGAGGATTGTGCTGCGCGTCGGCCCAGGATGCGCCGCGGGCGCGCGCGTCGAGTCCATTGACCTCTTGCCCAACGTCGCCGCCGTGCACGGCGCGCCCGCGACGCCCGAGGAACAGTCGGCCAGGGCGCGCGTCGGGACACTCCTCGGCCATCTCGCCGCCCAGCGCCCCAAGGTGGACCTCGACCCGGACGACCTGACGTTGGCCGACACCATGACGTTGTGCGTGTTTCCACGCGCCACGAGCAGTGTGGCGGCGCGCAGCGGGCCGTGCCCGCTGGCCGACCTCTTTTGCGACCTCTTGGCCGAGGCCGACGGCGGGGATCGCACGCTGGCCCTCCTCCAGGGTGGAGGCTTGCGCGGCGCGCGCGACTATGCCGCCGGCCACGTCTTTACCGCGGGCGACCTCCGCGCCGAGATGCCCACCATGTCGCGCTGCACGGTGCGCCTCGTTGCCGGCGATCGATTGGCTGCCGCATTCGAACACGCCGTCGCCGAGATGTCTGCCGGTGCATGCTCTGGAGACGACGACTACGCACCAGAGGGTGCGCCCACCCGAGGCGTGCCTTGCCGGCCGGCGCACTCGCGCGCGCTGCTGCACGTCTCGGCGCCGTGGCGCGTCGTCTATGACCCGCGGCGGCCGGCGGGCTGCCGCGTAGTGTCGATCACGTGCGACGGCGCGCCCCTTGCGGCGGATGCCCTCTACCGAGTGGTCATGCAGCAGTTTGTGGCGCGCGGCGGCGACGGCTTTCACATGCTCGTCGGCGCGCCGCCGACGCCCTCGCCCATCGAGACCGTCTTTATGCGTCGCGTCGTCGCCGACCGCCTGCTCGTCGCGGCGGCCCGAGACCCGCACGCCGCCCTGCCAGTGGGCGAGCCCTATGTGCCGCGCGTCTTTGCAACCCGCGACTCTTTTTCAGTATCGCTCCCGTGAGCGCGGGTGTGCTTGACGCCTAACCGACAATGGCCCACAGGCGGATGACCTGCGCTTTTTTTTTGTTTGCGCGCGCAGCGTCCTCTGCCCGGTTGGAGTGCCGACCCGCCTCGGGTCGCCGTGTGCGCGCGGATGCGCATACACGCACACACAAAAAAAAGGGGTTTTCGCCGGCATTTTTTGTTTTGTCTGTACCCCCCGCTGGACACAGCGCCGGCGCCTTGTCCAGGTCCGCAGGCGGCACGGCAGTCGCAGCGGGATGACAAGGGGCCGGAAAAGGTGGGCCCGATCAAACAGTGTCCAACACGGCCAGGGACCCGCGGGCACCTCGGATTGATCGCGGCCGTCGCCGTGTCGCCGGTGGCCAGCAAAAAGGTCCTCTGTCGTCGCAGCGTCCCAGACGTCATTGTCGAGATCGGTCGCGCCGTGGGGGCAGCAAAGCGCTGCCACGCAAGCACGTCCCGTAGGGTCGCAGGGCCGATCACATCGGGCGGCTCGCCGTCGTCGCAAGGTGCCGCGCTTTGGACGCCCTTTTTTTCCTTTGGATTTCTGGTGCTTTTTGGACGAGATCGCTCTGCGGGAGGCACGCACGCAGAGGCAGACGGACCGAGGCGCCCGCCCCTCATGGGAAAAAAAGGACGGCACATCTGCGCGCACCATGCAGGACGCTGACGATGGCGACAATCCCGCCGACACCCGCATTCCCGCGGCGCTATCCATCGACGCCACGACGCCGCCCGCAGAGGCCGCTGGCATGCCTCTGACAGGCATCGAAATGACCCTGCCGCCCGAACTCTTGTGTGCCGTGTTGGAGCACGTCGGCCCGCTGTGGCTGCCCGTGGCCGCGCGCGTGTCGACCGTCTGGTACGACTGCGCGGTCGCGGTCGGCGGCGTATGGGCGACCGTGATCACGGCGAGGCTCGTCGACGAGGCCATTCTCACCGGCGCCGTCGACGTCGCCCTCTGGTGCCTGGAGGCGCTCGCGTGTCCGTGGACGGAGCGGCGCGCGCTTCTCGCGGCCATCGCCCACCGGGACCTGGCCGAGCGCATGGGCGGCACCGGCGCGCGCTCGCCCGTCACGGCCATCGTCGCGCTCGTCCAGCCAGACGTCGGGACCGGGCAAGGCGCGTTGCCTATTGTCTGTGCCAACCATTCAGAGGCCAACCCTAAAGACGATCGCGCGGCAAGAGATAATGCGCGAGAAGCCCATAGCCGTTGCAATGGCGGCGACGATGTCGGTGATGATCACGACGGTGATGATGACGACACATGCCCATCGATGGCGACGCGCCTACGTCGCCTCGAACGGTGTGGCTACCGCTGGGACGACGCGACGCTGGCCTGTGCTGCCGTGACGGCCGGCATTAAGGATTTCGAGACGTTGGCCGTCGCGCACCCGGCCGGCCTGGGTATGGCATGGGTGGTCGCATCGGCCCTGGGCCGCATCGACCTTTTGGATCTGTTGGGCCGCCGGTGGATGCGCGCGGCGCCCGCGGGCGCGTGCCTCCACGTCGCGCACCCGGTGGCGCGCGCGTGGATGGCGTCCAACGGTCAGTGGCCGCGGGACACGGCCGGTGTACACACGTCGGGCTGGCGCTCATGGGCCGACCCGCCAGAGGACGCCCTCGCCGTGTGGGTCGCGCAGCGCGGCGAGGCCTTTGACAACGATCCCTGTGGCCATCTGGCGGCGGCGCTGTTGGGCGTCGAGTACGTCGCCGATGACGGATCGCCGCTGCGCATGCGCATCGGGCGCATGGTCCTGACGGGGCGGCCGTCGTACGAGCGCGGACCCTACCTGTCCGAGAGCGCGCGCATGGCGCGCGAGACCATGCGCAAGGTCGACGACATCTTGCGTGAGACGCACGCCCATCGCGACGAGGCGCCGACGAGGCATCGCGCCCACCAGATGCGATGACGCACACGCAAAAAAAATGATCTAGACGTCTTTATCTTTTTTCTTTTGTTATTTTTCTTTTTTTTTTATTGCGCATGTCAAAAAGACCCATGTGATCCTCGGCCGACCGCGCCGCCGGAAGCGTCCGGGCGAAACCAAAGAGAGTCAAAAAAGATCCCATCCTTAATCTAGACCCGTCGGGGATTGGCGCGACAAGGCCACCAGGAGGGACGCAACGGCGAGATCCAACACGCGGCCCCCTTTTCCTCGCCGTGCGTGAGCAGAGCCGTTTTCGTCTCTTTTTCTTTTTTATCGGTCGCGCTGCGGCGCCCGGTCGGCGCCAGGGGTATGGGTTCTCTTTTTTTTTTCAGTCGGGCAACTTGGGGAAAAGCAGACGATGGGGAGCGGCCAGACCAAGGCGTCCTTTGACGTGCGGTCCAATATGCGCATCTACCACGAGCACGCCCGCGGCAAGACAGTCGTCCAGGAGGCGCGCAAGAAGAACGTGCGCCGGCTCAAGGAGGACCTGTACAGGTCGCAGTTTGGCGGTGACATCCCGGCCGACGCCGATTGCAAGTTGGTGTGGTTCGCCGTCACGAGCGGTCGTGTGCCCATCGTTGTCACGCCCACCGCACCCACGCTCCGTGAGATCGAACGCAAGATCATTCCCAACGCATGCAACTGGACGGACGACGACGACGGCGAGTTTCCCCTGACGCGCGTCGAGGTGCTCGTGCGAGCGGGCCGCAGCCCGCTGGAGGAGCGGATGAGCGATGCCGACTTTTACGAGTCGATCGCCGACGGCGACGCCCTCGCGTGGAGAAGCGCCGGCATGGGCTGCTGCTATTGCCGCTGTGCGGGTTGATCGACGCGTGCGCGCGCAACAAAAAAAAAAGAAAAAAAGATATTTTTTGACCGGCCACCGGCAGGCCCACTTGGCAGTTGCGCCTTGCGCCCGCCGCGCTCTTTTTTTGTTTTCTGTGCCGCCGATGCGGTGCCGATCTGCGACAGTAAAGATGGGACGGCAAAATAAAACAGATTTGTTGCGGTCCGACGAGCAGATGGACTTTTTTGTATCGCCTTGCCTACCCGACTCTTTTGCAAACACACAAAGGGCAGGCATCGAAACCCCCCGCGAGATCTCAAGGAGACCCAACAAAGGGCTACCGAGGAAATAGGGGGGAAAAGGCAATCAGGCAAATGCCCGACATGCATTCTTTGCCCCTTTTCTTTCACACCGACGGCAACCTCAAAACACGCTTGGCGTAGGACCGTGCGTTGCCAAAAAAAACTGCGAGAGACACCCCGCTGGCGCAATATGTGGCGCTCGATTTATAGAGGGGCGACCACTAGGACGGTAACAAAAAGAGAGGGATTGCAACACTTTTTTTTTCCTGTGCATTCACAAAAAGGGAGGGGAGCCACCGGTTGGCCTAGCCGGCCAAGAAGCCTCTGGTTCGCAGCCACGCGGCAAAGGCCAGTGCCGACACCTTTGATCTTGCAAGGGCATCCTTGCGTCTCACACATGGCTTGTGTGCCCATTCGGCCGTAAAAAACAGCGGCGACTCGCTCGACGCGGTGGTAGCGATCGCGTGGCCATCGGCCTCGGTCAGGCCGAGGTCGTCCAAGGTGACCGGACAGACACGGCACCAACGCGCCCAGAGGGCCTGCGATGCCGGACGGGGACCGCGGCCGCCGAGCATGTCGACGGCGTCGTTATCGTCGCTGCCCGTGGCGCGCGACCACGCATAACACAAGATCACGTGCCAACCTTCCCATGGCCAGTTTCTCTCTGCGCGGCCCAGCGCCACGGTGGTGGTCCACAGGTTGCACCAAGGGTCGCCGTGGCCGTCTCCCGTGGCAACGTGCGTCGCACAAAGATCGAGCACGCGCACAAGCCGTTCGAGCAGATCGCCGTGGCAGTCGCGCTCCCTCGGTTGCGGCCTGATGGGACTGCACCAGGCGCACACGTTCCGCACCAGGGCGGCCAGCACGTCCCGGCCAACAGCGGCGCTTTGACGCGGCCACCTCTCGGCGACCCAGAGCGCACACGGTGCATTACTATAGGCCAGCGCGTGAAACAGATCCGTGATCTCGGCGTCGTCGGCAGGCATGTGGCCGCCTCTCTGCGGGTCAAAGAGCCACTCGAAAAAGTCGACTCTCTGGCCGGCGGCACTCAACAGGCGTCCAAGCGTGATGGGCGGCATATCCAGGTTCTCTTTGCACCACTGGAGGCCCGCGACAGATCCGCGGCGCCATGCCGTGTTGACCAAGTCGCAGGCCAAATCGCCGACGAGACTGGCACGCCCGGCCTGTAGGATGGATATGTGGCCATAGTGCACGGCAGTGTCAAAGCAGAGCGCAGCCTTTTGATTCCATGTCGTCGCCAGGCGTGTGGCCAAGATGGAGCCCGGCGTCGTCGTACGGAGGTCTGGACCGCCGGGTTCGGTCTGACGCACATCGTCGCATCCGCGAGCGCTGTCGGTGGTCGCGACGATCGCCAAGAGGCGCTCAAAGATGCGCACAGAGTCCGTCCGAGCGACCACGATCCACAGGTCGCACAGCAGCGCGTCGTCGTTGTCGCAAGCATGCGCCACCCACGCGCGCAAAAGCAGTTCAAACGCATCGGGACAGTCGCCGCGTGTAAACCACATAAGGTCGGTGATTTTGTCCCAGGCGATGGGACCCACCATGCCGACGATCAGAGCGGTCGTCGCGAGACCCGCCGGCGTGGCGGTCCAGATAATCTCGGCCACATCCTGGACGCGCGTGCGCCGGGGTAGGTTCGTGTTTTGTTCCGAATCGTCATACAGGCAACCGCGGTCAAGAAACAGAGGGCCGACGGCGTAGCGGACGAGCGGCTCCCTGCCCGAGGCCACGAGCGCCTTGGCGACATCACCGCGCGATGCACGCTGGCATGCCATGCACCAGGCCACGAGCGCCTCGGGCCGGTGGTCCCAAAGGTCGGGCCTCGTGCGCGCCCACTCGGCTACGGCCGAGGCCTGGACGAGGACGCCGCGACGCCACCGGCAGGCCACGACGTGCCGGCGGCGCCTACGCAAGGCCCCCAACGACTCCCACGGCACGTCGCGCGCACGAAAGTGGAGCGCGCGGTCTTGGTATTCGTTGCGTGGTGCGTTCTGGGTCTCGTCGCCGGCCGCGTCGAGGACGTCTCTCCACAGGCGGCACACCGGCCGGGCGCAAAAGCGCCATCGCGCCGGCAGGCTGTCGGTGAGGATCAAGGCGATGATCTCGGCGGGCAGCGCGTCAAAGGTGCCTGCGCATTGCATGTCGTCGCGCGTGCGCTGTCCCTTTGGCCACGCAAGAGTGTCTTTGCGGTCGTCGAATCGAGGCCGGGTTTTGTCCTCTTTCTTTGCGCCTGCGGTTTTGCGTCTTTAACCGGATTTTATTTTTTTTTGGATAGACGAGCGGCGTTGTTGTGTGGTCTCTTGGTTCCGGTCCGAATTGGTGCGCCCTATTTGTTGCGCCAACCGCGAGCCCCAGAATCACATTGGTTGCCGTGGGGATTCCCGTCGTCCTCCAACCCTTCCGCATCCCCAATCTCAAAAGAGCCGCGCGAAAAAAAAAGTGCAAAGCGGCCCAAGGGATGTCCGAGCCACGAGCCAAAGGCCGACAGGCCCGCGGCGATGCAAGCCGCGAATTTCTTGTTGGCATGCGCGGCGAAAAAAAGAGAGCGGCGCGCCTTGTGCCGCCCGACCAATAGGCAGTTGGATGACGTGGATTTGTTTTTTCTGTATTTTTATTTTTTCCTGAACGGGCAGGCGAAAAAAGCCGTGGCACGATTGGTCCGTTTTTTTCTTCTGACCCTTTCCTGTCCCACGCAGAGACAGGCCCCACCGCCGCTTTCCCCTGCCTTGCGCTCGTGTTGCGCGAGCCGACGGGGACGGATTGCCGCCGCCCAGTGCGCGACACTGCGCCCCCCTATCTGGCCCGTGCACAAAGAACAACGCGACATTGTCAAAAAAAACACAAAAGGCGTGGCGCGTTGGTCACTGCGAGAAAAAAAGGAAAAGTGGGGGAAAGCCTTTATTTTAAAAAAGGCAGAAATGAACGAGGCGTCACGCAAGCGCCCCGTGGCCCATACGGCCGGCGAGTTTCGGACCCTCGTGAGCGCCCTCGCCGCCCGTCCGTCCAAGCGGCACCGTCACGCGGGACGCCGCGTTCTCCATGCCTACGCGACGCCCTGCGACGACACGGACGTGTTTGACACGCTCCCCCTAGAGATGGTGCGCGAGGTGCTCATGCGCGTCGAATGCTGGCGCGACGTCGTCGCCTTTCAGGCCACCGCGCGCCGGTTTGCCAACGTGCTGGCGCCGTGCGACACGTGGACGCGCAAGTACGCCCCCGAGACCCCCCATGACCTCACCGTGTCGGTGCGGGCGCGTGCCGACGCGGTCGATTCAGAACGCGCTGTCGATGGCACTGACCCCTGTGACGAACCCATCGAGGCCTTTGTCGCCGTGTACGGCCGCTGGGGCATGGCGACCAAGGGCTTTGACGCTGGCGGCCTGTGTCGGCTGGCGGCGGCGGGACGCACCGACGCCCTCCTCTGGCTCGACGCCCGTGTCTGCCGCCCACTCAATGATCTCAGCGCCGCGACGCTCGATGACATCGCCGGAAACACGCTCGACGGACCGGCCGCCTTTCGCTGCCGTGTCAAGTATGCGCGCGAGGCCGCGGCTGCCGGCCAGAGCGCCACCCTGGCCGCCGTCCTCGCTGCCCATCCCGACCTTGCGGAAGAGGGCGAAAAGATCATGCGCAGCGCCATCGAAAGCGACTGCGCGGCCATCGTCGACGTCGTGCATGATTTTGCGCGTTCGTGCGCCTGGCAATGCCACGCGCACAGATGGTGCCGCGACGTCTTTGTCACGGTCCCACCGACGTCACCGTTGGCGTCGTCCGAGGCGCCCTTGAGCGTGCTCACGTACCTCAAGGCCGCCGGCTGTCCGGCAGCCCCAAAGCCGACGCCGTTTGCCATGGGCATGGCCATCTCGGCGGGGCTCTTGCGCGTGGCCGCGTGGCTCGACGCGCTCCCCGAGGTACAGGCACGGCCTCACCAACTGGGACGTTGCTCGCGCAGAGACATCGACCGCGCCGCGGCCAATGGACACTATGGCGTCGTGCGCTGGGTCCACGAGCGCGGCATCAGGCGCTGCGCGCTCTCGACGCTGCTCGCCGGCATCCGTTCCGGACGCCACCAAGGTCGCGCCGACTTTGTGCGATGGGCGCTCGGCAAAGAAGAACACCCGCTCTGGCCCCATGAAAAAGATCCCGCAGAGGCCCATCACGCCGGCACCGACCGCGCCAACATGGCGCCCATCGTGGACACGTGGACGAGCCGACCGCCTGCCGCACGGGAGCGACCGCCGCCGGCGCGGGTGCCCGAATGGCGCGACGGCCTCTTGGCCATCGAGGCCGCCAAGGTCGGTGCCCTCGACGTGGTCCGATGGCTCTACGAGACGCACCCCGAGATGGTGACCCCTGAAGCGGCGAGGGCCGCGGCGTCGACCTGCAACGCCGACGTCGCCATCTACCTGCACGAGGTGGGCGTGGCGCCGTTGGCCGCCTACCCGTGCCTGCGCCGTGCCTCGGAACAGGTGCCCCAGGGCGAGCGTCGGTCGCGACAGTCTGTGGATCGCGTCGCCGACGCGCTGGACAAGTTGGCGGCAGCGGGCGCCCCCTACGACGCCCAAGTCCTGGCCAACGTCGTGCGCCATCAGTGCGCGCCGGCGCTCCGCGTCATTGTCGAGCGCTATTGCGTCGGGTCGGCCGACGCCGCCGATCCTGTGTCTCGGCGCGGCTCGTGTCCATCAGCGTCCTCTTTGTTGCCGTCGTCATCCTCATCCTCACCAACATCACAATTATCGTCGCCCTGGTTTGTGCGCGAGCGGCGGCCACCGCCGTCGCCGTGGCCCACGCCGACAGATATCATGCGCGCGGCGGTAGAGGCCGACCGTCTGGACATGATCCGCTGGGTGCGCGACAACGTCAAGGGCGCGCGCCTGTGCGTGGGCGTCGCGGCCATGCGCGCCGCCGGGCGCAAGGCCAACCGCATCGCCGCTCTCGGGCGCTGCCGTTGTGCCGAGTGCAAGGGCACAATGAAGAAATAGTGGGCCGCTTCCAAACTTGATGATCGTCCGCGGCCGCGCCCACCCAAAGACGAGCATTTTTTTTTCCTATTATAAAAAAAGCCAGACACGCGAGAATCGGTCGACCCGCAGCGGCGGTTCTTTTATGCAACTCTTTCGCGACAACAAAAAAAAGAACCTCTATAAAGCGGTTTGTGTTGTCGCCCGTAGTCGCCGTCTGATGCTGTGCAGCGGCGCCGTCCAGCCGCAAAGGCCAGGCCGACCGATTGGCGCTGATCCAGAGCCATGAGCAAAAAAAGGGTGCGGGTGGTAATGAAATAGAGCGGCATTGACGCAGAGTTTGAAGAAGAAAGTATCCGCGTAGCGCAGTCGGCTCGTGTGCGCTCGTGTTGCTGGTGTGCTCATGGTGCTCGCATTTTTAACCTCGCCATTTTTTTAATAACAACAGCGCAGCGTCAATCGCCTGGGCAGATGGCACCGGCGATTGACGCCCAGTGCCGCTTATGGTCGGTCAGGGACTTTTTTGGACCGTCTCATTGCGATCAAGTCGGCATGCACGAACCGGGAGGCAACGGAGCGACGCCTAATTAAAAAAAATAGGGAAAAAAATCGACCGCGCCAGTTGGCGCAAATCGAATTCGATCTGTATAGCCCGGCTTATCGCGAGCGCCGACCTGCGGTGTACTATGCGAGCGCGACGATCGAGCCTCTGCGCTCGCATTCAGGCCATCATACGGATAGCCGTTTTATCCAATGATATGGGGTTTCTCTATTGGGATGATATATGGTTTGTTTGGTATGTATTAATCGGCAGTCTGATTCTCGTCGGATGACTTTTTGCCAACGCACACGAAGAAAGGAGACCTGCACCGCCATCACAAGCCCTCATCGCCGTCGTCGTCATCACCATCATAATCGTTACCGTCCTCCTCCTCCTCGTCGTCCTCGTCCTCGTCATAATCGTCGTCGTCCATGTCAGATGCTGTAGAGGGGCGTTGAGCGCGATCGAGCCCAAAGCACAAGAGTTCGGGCCGCTGGGCTTCCGCCTCATCGAGGCGATGATTCCACCGGGCGGCTATGTCGAGCAGACGGTCGGCACCCGGCAGGCGTCCGTCGGGGAGGGCCGGCGCCGCGCAAGCCAAATCGCGCGCGACCGGAGCCACGGCATCCGCCACTTCGGCGGGGAGGGTGTCTGCGCCGAGAGGTCCGTCGTAGGCGAGGGCCGCCGCTTCAAAGAGCGTCGGCGCGCGGCCGGCGTAGGTCTCCCGCCGGGCGGCGATGCGCCTGCGCGCGCGCACTTGGCCGGCAAATAGTTGGAGCGCCAACACGAGTTGGCATTCGGTGAGCCACAGGGCACGAAGCCACCGGATCGGGATCTCGTTCAGGTCGTCGTCGAGTGTCTCGCGTAGCGTATCGTCGGCGCCGTCCAGCGAGTGCAGCGACGGTATCGGTACCAGAGCCTGCTTGATTTGGGCGACGCCGGCCGGCAAAGGGTCGAACGGCGGCGGCGGACGCACGCCAGCGGGAAGAGCCAACAGCCCCAAAAAGTCGCTCACTTCCTCGTCGGTGTAGGGGAGAAGCACGCTTTCGGCGTCCGCCTCCTCGTCCGAGTAGGGACGGCCATAGACATCCAAAAACCGTGGTGCCTGTCCCTCGTCGATCCGGACCCCCGCAGCAGCCATGACGGTGTTAGCGTCCTTGAGCAAGTACGTATCGCCCCTGCGGTCGGGCGTGGGCGGATTTACGATAATGAGGTAGGCCGTGGTATCATCGCAGACGGTGGGTTCATCGACCCGCAGGGCAGGATCCCACACCTCTGGAAACGGCGTCGGGTAGTGTTCGTAGTCGCCCTCGCCGAGGAGGGCAACGATCATCGCTCTCTGCGCGGCGCGGTCGACGGCCCCGCCCAGGCGATGATAGGCGTTGGGCGGTGCAGCGTCCGTCTCGGATTCCAACTCGCGCATGTGGGCGTTGACGGCGTCCCTTTCCTCCAGTTTAAAGTACGCGTCTTGTACGTCGGCAAAGGTGGGCGGCCGCAGGTCACCTCGCGCCACGGCCGCGGCGCCGGCATTGCCGAGCGAGGCCCACAGCGCCTCGTACGAGTCGGCAAGCGCCAACCACATCGTGTCGGGGTACTGGCCGCCGCCGATTTTGCGCCGTAGTTGCGTGGCGGGGGTCATCGCCCCTTGGAGGAGGCGCTCCATTTCGGGCCGGTCCGCCGCGTTGCGCAAGCGGAAGATGGCGCGGTCGACGTCCCACGTCGCGTCGTCACCGCCCGCGGGCAGGCGCGGCCGTTTGGACTCGGGCGAGACCCACTGGACTCCGGCGCCAGAGGCGATCGACTCCAGTTCGGTTTCGAGTTCCTTCAAGGCGCGCTTCATCGTCGCTGCGCAGACAACGTACGCGCCTCCCTGCCGTTTCTCTTGCAAGCGGCAGGTCGAGCATGCCCGGTGGACGACTGCCGTCTGTGGGCCGTCTGCCTTTTTCCCAGGCGAGGGCGGTGCGGTCCGTGTTTGCTGCCTCGTCTGGCACGGCGAATGTGCCGATTGGGGTGAGCCGCTTTTCTGCCTCTTGTCGTGCCTCTCGGTCGACCTGCTCCCATGGTTTGCCTGACGGCGCGCAAAGTCGCGATCGGGCTCGAAAAAAAAAATCTTTCGAGTGACACAAAGACAACAACACGGACAAAGAACAACGCCATGAGCCTTGACTTTTTGTTTGGTCATTGCCCTCCCGAGGGCACCGACGACGACGACCCGAACAAGAAAACAATGTCCATCGCGGCTCCCTTGCCCGACCGTCTGCGCAGATGGCGAGGTTGGCGTGAGCGCGAGCGCCTTTTCGGTGCCGAACCCTTGGTGAGCCGGCAGCCCTTTTGGGCCAACTAGATGCCACAAGAAGCGATGGCATGCAAAATAAAAGTGAATGGGGCGCAAAATATGGAGTACGAGGCTGCGCAAGTGCAGACGATTTTAATGACAGACGACGTCTACATGTTTGTTCTGGCCTCGCACCGCAGCCTCATGCACGCGACCACGTCCATTATCGGCACGGATTCGGCCGGCATTGTCGGCCAACAATCCCGTCGGGTCAAACGGTATGGACCGTTGTGGGTCCGATCACGCGGCGGCGGTCGTCGGCGGCGGCGGGACCGCCAGCATCTGGTGGCGCGCGGGGCCGACGCCGACCCAGCCCACGCGGCACCCGACAGTCTCCTCGACGGCGCGCACAAAGGCCCTGGCGGCCGGCGGCAAATCTTCAAAGGCGCGGCACGCGTCGATGGCCTCGCGCCACCCGGCGAGGCTGCGGTAGACGGGCTCGGCCACGTCGCCGAGGTCCTCGGGCAGGGAGCGCACCACGGTGCCGTCCGCCATGCGGTAGGCGACGGCGATCTTGACGGTGGCCAGGCCCGAGAGCACGTCGATCTTGTTGAGCACGAGGGCGTCGAACCCGTTGACGAGGTGCGCGCGTCGCACGACGACGGCGTCGAACCAGCCGACGGCGCGCGGCCGCCCCGACCCGTCCATTTCGCGCCCGATGACCGACATGGCGCGCGCGCCGGCCAGATCGGCGGCGTCCCAAAAGGCGCCCGGCACCGCGCCCAGCACGCCGACGGCCTCGGCGGGCAGATCGGCCGAGGACAGGGTGCCGGCGGCGGCCGCCTGCGCGGTCAGGTGCGCGATGCCGCTGTCCGAGGCCACGTGCAGGTCAGGCAGCCGCGTGGGAAAGGGGCATGCGGCGCGCGCGTCGGGATGTGAGACCACGCGCGTCACGTAGGCCTTGGCGACGCCCACGGCGCCCACGAGACGCGGCGCCACCCCGAGGCCGGCGGCGGCGCCCGCCGCCGTGGTCGATGACGAGGTCACGTGCGGGTAGGACCCGTGATCGATGTCGAGCATGGCGGCCTGCGAGCACTCGACCAGCACGCGCCCGCCGGCGCGCACGGCCTCGGCCACGAGATCGACCGTGTCGCACACGAGCCCGCGCAGGGTCGCCTCATAGTAGCCGTCGACGTAGCGCACGGCATAGGCCTCGGCGGCGGCGTCCAAAACCGCGTCAGAGACGCCGGCGGTCGCCGCCGCGGTGGTGGTCGCCGTCTCGGCGGTCGTCAAAGCGAGACCCATACCCGCGAGGACCTCGGCGACAGCCGTCGGGTGCGCGCACGCGTGGTAAGCCAGGAGGACGCGCACGCGTCGCACAAAGCGGTCGCGACGGGCCAGGTCGGCCACGCGCACGCCTCGGCGGGCGACCTTGTCCGCGTAGCAGGGACCCACGCCACGGCGCGTGGTGCCCACGGCGGCACCGCGCGATGCCGCCTCGCGCTCGCCATGGGCGTCGAGCACCCGGTGGAGGTCGAGCAGCACGTGCGCGCGGTCCGACACGCGCACGCGCTCGCGCCAGCGCATGCCGTGGTCACGCTCCAGTGCGGCCATCTCGTCGGCGAGCAGGCCCACGTCGACCACGACGCCATGGCCGATCACGCAGGCCACGTCGGGATGGAGCGCGCCCGACGGCACCATGCGCACCATGCAGCGCTTGGCGGCGCCGCCCGCCGGATCGGCCACAACAATGGTGTGGGCCGCGTTGGGGCCGCCGGCGCACCGGGCCACGTGCGTGTAGCCGCCCGCACCGCACAAGTAATCGACGGCCTTGCCCTTGCCCTCGTCGCCCCACTGCGTGCCCACGACAGCGGTCACCGGCATGGGTGCGCTGTCGCGCGGCGTCGAGGCAGTCGGCACGATGGTGGAGCGGGTCACGGCGGCCATGTCGTTGTGGCCTCTCTTCTTTTTTTGGGGCGGTTGCTCTTTCTCTTTCCGTTCTGCGATCTATGCGCCTATTTCTGGCGTTGCCGGTGAGAACCGGGCCGCCAAAGGCACGCGCGTCCGCGATGCCGTAGGCCCGCCCGTGCAAGCGTTGCTTGGCGATGCGTTCGCCTGCGGGGCCGTCCGCGCGCGCGCTGGTGTCTGCCGCGTGCGGGTTCTTGCGGCGAACCCACGCCAAAAAAATGCCGCGTCCCGCAATGCATACTACAATTAGAAAAAAAAAGATGTCCATCCGTTCCCCTGTGATCTCATTTGGTTTTTGATTTTTCTTGCTGCATTCTCTTTTGGCCCGATTTGCAAGACATGGCGTCGGACCGGGGGGAGCGCAATCGGGCCAGCCGCCGTCGCAGGGTCGGGGGAGCCGGCGGCGTCGTAACCGCGCTACAAAGGGAAAAAAGGTATAACCTGCCCAGATGAAAAAAAAAAGGCTGCAAAAATCGATGCCACCAATGAAAAAAAAAGAGGAAAAAAGGGACCACCCCCCAAGGAAACACGCCGCACAATACCACGCGCCTTTTTCTTTCGTCAAGGGCAAAGAGCGTCGGCGACCATGCCGCCGTCGCCCGCGAGCGACCTTTGTTGCAGGGCGCACCCTATTTTTTTTTGACAACATGCAAAAAATCAACCAACCGCATGCCATCATTCTTTCTCTCTTTTTTCCGAATCATTCTCTATTTCTTGGGCGGCAGGCTTTTGCAGGCGACGAGCGCGCCACCGCGATCAAAGGCCGGCAGCCGACGCGGAAAGCGCGCGCTCTCAGAAAAAATATAAAAAAACGAAAAAAAAAAGGATTTATCCGCTGTCGTCGGGGCGGCCGGGCCTCACGCGCCCGTTGCGTCTGCCTTTGCCCGACTTTTTGCGCGACCCGGCGCCTCGGTCGCGACGCGGCTCTGTCTCGGCAGCATCGGGTCCGCCCTCGGGTCCCACATCGCCAGGGCCGTTGGCGGCGTCCGCGTCGGCCTCTGTGGGCCGGGCGGCGTCGAGCGGCGCGGCAAAGACGTCGCAAAAGGGCGCGACATTCCCGCGCGGGTTATGGGCCTTGCGGGCATTGTGGTCGTCTGTTGGCCGACAGAGAAAATATATTTTTTTTAAAAAAAGGCGGGAATCACAGACGGAAAAAAAAGATATACGGCAAGCAACCACCCTCCGAAAACAAAAAAACAACACAAAAAAGACAAAAGCACATCAACGACAACAACAACGACAGCAATGAAAAAAAGTCTGCCTGTACGCCCACACGACCACACCAGGAATGACCAAAAACAGAAAACGCACAAAAAAAAAGAGAGAATCGGGCGCCCTTGTCGCGCGGCCAACAGAGAGGGCGACGAGGAGGCACGAACCAAAAATGGCAAAACAGACGTGCTTGAAGCGGCAGCGGTAGGCGTCGGTCGAGAGCACCTCGCGAAACAGGAGGGCCACGTGATCGGGCGGGTTGCCAAAGGCGCCGCAGCCAAAGGCACCCAGCACGACCGAGTCGTGCTTGTGCGCCAGCGCAATGTCCAAGATGAGCGCGATCTTTTGGCGCATCAGGTCGGCGTCGGCCTGGCCAAGGCGTTGGGCGCCATCGCGCAGCACGCGCACCTGGGGCCTAACGATGGCCGCCACGGCGATGAAATCGAGGCGCACCGGTCGATCGAGGAACGGGTAGCCCTCGTCCTCGGGGCCGCGAAACACAGAGACAGAGGGCGAATAGATGCCGCACAGGCCGTCGAGCGGGTAGCGCCACTGGCGCTGGCGATCGATGTGCCGCGGGTCCTCCAGGGACTGAAAGTAGTTGCTGCGGCGAAAGATGTTTTCCTCCTGGGCGGCGGCGCCCGTCTTGTAGCCGCCGCCGGGCCGGCGACTGCTGGCCATGTTGAGCACGGCCGGGTTGAGGCCGCGCTCGGTCTTGAGCGCGATGGCGGCCTTGAGGCAGTCGCCGCGCACGACCTCGCACACGGCGGGCTCGCCATAGACGGTGGCTGCCGCCGCCGCGCGACACACGTCCTTGGGCCTGTACAGGGCCGTGGCGCACACCTGGTCGCGCACCTCGCGCTCGGTGGCAACGTCGACGCGGGTGCCGTCAGGCAACGCATAGGTGCGTCGCGTGGCGCAGTCGATCGTGTCCAGGGCGATGTCGACCCGCAGGCCGCGCGCCAGGTCCGCGTTGCCTCTGGCGAGGGCCTGCTGGTGCGCGGCCAGCCAGCCCGCAGCGTCAAAGCCCACCCGATCGCGCGGGGCCGGGTCGACCGCATGGCTCGTGCGGTTCATTCCTGTGCGTAAGTGCGTGGGGTCGGTTGGGTTTGGTCGTCTCTTGGGGGCCGCACGCTCACCGTTCTCTCCCTTTTTGTCTACAAAAAACAAAGTGCCTGCCGATTGGACGCCTCTGTATTGGTGATTGGCTCGTCGACGAGGGCGAACAAGGAAAAAAGGTGCGAAAAAAAAAAAGAGTCGGCGGACAGAGGAGGCGCGGATCTCCAACCGGCTCTGGGCGCCCTTTGTCAAACCACATGCAACCAAAAAAAAAAGAGGTCACTCTTTCTTTTGTTGATTGGCCTTTTTTCCGCGTCTTGGCGGGGATTGTCGTCGGGGTGATTGCGAGTTGCCAATGCCCGGTTGCCCTCGTAGAGGCTCTGTGCGGATTGGTTGGCTCGTCCGCGGCTGTGGCGCCCACAAACACGAAAACAAGTGGGCGGAATGGGCGTGCAAGGGGAAAAAAGGCGTCGAACGGCGACACCACAAGCATTCGTGGCCTTTTGCCGCATCGCTTCCTTGTGACTTTTGGCATCTTGCCCGGCCTTCTCCTCCCTCTTCCGATCCGAGACAGAGCAAACCCGGCCCGTCCCTGTGCAAAAGGGTCACAAAAAAGGAAAGCGAGAAAAAAAGTAAAAAAAAAAAGAAAGATGCAGGCGTCAGAGACAGAGGACGCACAAACCACCGACGACGCGCGTCAGGATCTGCCCGCGGTGCACGTTGTCGTCTGCACCGACAGCCACGACACCATCGCGGTCGATGGCGTGCTGCCGTGGATCTTTCGCGCCGGGTGCCAGCGCGCCTCCCTGGATGCCCTGGTCAAGGACGCCCCCGTCGTGATCGGCTCGCGCTCGACGTCGGCCTTTGGCGGCGTGTTGCCCAGTTCCCGCGTGATCATCCTGTCACGCGGCGGTGCCCGGCCTGTGGGCGTCTGGTCGCGCGCGCACCTGGCCCAGTCGCCCGAGGCCGCGCTGGCCATGTGCACCGGCGAGCCCGTCCTCTACGTGCTGGGCGGCGCCTCGACTTTTGCCGCCTTTATGCCCCACGCGGCGGTCGTTCATCGCATCGTCGTCACCGGGCACGATGCGCGCCCGTGGCCGCCCGAGGCCGCCGTCGCGTACTTTCCATGGCTCGGCCGCGCCGGTGGCAGGTCCACCGTGTGCGGCCCGATCGTGCCCGGCCGAGAAGGCGGGTGTTCTCACCAGGTGCGCTCCGACACCCTTGCGCCGTACGATCCCATTCCGCCGCCGCCACCACGCGTCGATCCCTTTGCCGAGGATCCCGACTTGCAACAGGCCATGATGCTCAGTTTTTACGAGCACGCCGCGCGATCGACGGCGCCAGCGTCTGTCTGCTCGCGCTCGGCGCTGCCTGCGGGCTCGGCGGCAACGATCACAAGCAAATTCCGTGATCAGACGGCAGACACGGACGACCAAGACTGGTATGTTGATGGTGGTGATGACGACACCGCGGCTGTCGATGATTATGGTCGAGACGACGACTGGTGGATCACAGATGGTGATGACGACGATACAGACGATGATCACGACAAAGAGGATGAGGATGAGGACGATGATCGCGGTAATCGCGACGACACGTCAGACGATGATCCCGAGAAAGATGCCAGCCTGTCATCGCGCTGGTCGACGCCGCGGGCGAGTCCCCCAAAGCCGCCGCGCGGGTGCATGGTCACCCTCTTGGGACGTCAGAACATGGCGTTGGCTGGCGCGGTCATCGCCAGGCTAGACCGGGAAGATCTCTTGTCCTTGTGGCACACGTCGCCTGGCACGCGCGCTGTCCTGGTGGATGTGCTCACGACCGGACCATCGTCGCCATGTTCCGATCTGGTGCACATCGGGTCTCACGGCGACGGCGCAGAGACGACCATCACACGCGCGGTCCAGGTGTGCCCGCAGGACGAGCCGCGCTGCAGACGCACGGGCGCCGCGTGGCTGTGGTTGGACGTGCTCCCGCGCCTGCAGAGCAAGTGCGCCGCGGCAGAGCGGATGCTCGCCCGACCGGCGGCGTACTCGTCGAGGGCTGACCTCGTCGACTATATGCCGGGCACGCTTGAACGGGCCGTGGCGTGGGCGTCGGCCACGCGCTGCGGTGCTGCCGTCAACGCGTGCCTGGCCATCGGCGATTCGATGAGCGCCGCGTCGACGGCCTACAATTGGTCGGACGGATTTGTCAAGCGCGGCGCCAGCGCGGGTCCCGTGAGCATGTGGCTGGCCGGTGCAATGGGTGCCGAGGACGGCACCGCAGCCGACCTCGCCACGACCGACGTGTGGCTGTCGGCAATCGGACTGGCGATCGCGGCCGGCAGGCTCCGTTGCGAGTTGCTCCTGTCGCTGGCGCGTCGAATCGCCGCGTACAACGTTGCCACAAGGCGACGCTTTGCCGGCGCGAGGCGGTGTTTTGCTGATGCGAGGCGGCGCGCTGCTCAGCCGGGCCATCCCGACGCGCTTGCGTGCGTCGCGTCTGCACGCCTGATCCTGGGTCTTTTGCGCGGCCTCGCGCAGACGCGCCACGCGCTGGACCCGCCCGTGTCGACCGAGACCTACAATGACGACGACGAGCAGGTAGCACGCTTCCTGGAGCGCGTCTGTGACGTCGGACTCGCCGACGACGTCGCATGCATTGCGCGCGCTCTAGATGCCCACGATTCGGCGGGAATCGCTCTCGCCGAGGTGTGTTGCCGGCTGCGCGACATGGCCACACGCGACGCGTCGCGTCGAGCCCGCGCGGCCGGGGCGGTCCTCGCGCGTGTGTTTGCGATCGTGTCGCCCATCAACTGCGACCGCGGGCTGCGCCAAGAGTCGTGGACGATGCGCATGTGGCCCGCTTTCGGCGCCGCGTTGGCCAAGGCGGACGTCGACTCTTTTTGGAGCAGCCTACACCCAGAGCCCGACTCGGCTTCCGCTTTGGCGGTGCGAGGCCGATATGAAAATGATGTCTCCTCGGCGGATCTCGCGGGCAATGGTCCCACGGCCGGGCCGGTCTGTGCAGCCGCCGGTAATAACGGGGCGGCCAATTGTGCAGTCGGTTCCGATGCGGCTGTGCAGACCGGCAACGACGATAACGACAACAACGACAGCGGTGGCTTAGACCTGCTCTCCCTGTTTGAGCACGAAACCGACTTGTGCACCGAGGTGATTGCGCGCCTGCCGCCGTGGGACCTCATCTCGCTGGCCACCGCGTCGCGCCGCGCGATGAGATCGCTGTGGGCCGCCGTGTGCCGTGCCTCGCTCGGCGCCGGCGACCCGCGCCTTGCCGGCATCGCCTGTGCGGGCGCCATCGCCATCGACGGCGGCTTGTCGGTGCCCATGGCGCCCGACCGCGAGGCCGGCTTTGGCCACATCGCCGGGGCGCTCATGCTCGCATGCCACCGCATGCCGCGCATGGAAATGATGGCCGACGATGCCGAGGCCCTCGCCGTTGCGCCCAGTGCACTGGACGGGGATCACGCCGAGCGACTCTGGGCGCTGCAGCGCGATCCCAACCTTCCGGCGATGCTCGCCGACACGGTGGCGTACGCCGCGCGGCTGGGCTGCGGCGCCGTTCTCGCGCGGTGTCTGCACGTCGCCCGGCGCATGGAGGACATTGTGCGACGCAGCGGTCATGCCATCGCCCGGAGCAGCGGACTCGGGTCCTGGCTGAACGATCAGATGGGTGCCGTCCATCGTACGTCGCCCGTCACCGCGGCCGGAGGCGCGTGGCTGCCCGTGGCGGCGTTGGCCTATATCGGCGGTCACGAGAGGTCGCTCGTGCTGGTGTCGGCGGTGTGCAGTCAAATCAGCGCGAGCCCAACGCAACTACCTACTCGCCTGGCGACGACCTTTTGGTCCGCCGGTGGACGCCGTGTGGTCCTGCCCAAGGTCGAGGCCCGCGCCGCAATGGACCCAACGTGCCGGATCGCTCTCGTCCTCGTGGCCTGTCTCTGGGGCATGGCGGACCGCACCGTCCACCCGCAGCGCGAGACCGATCGCGGTGCCGACGATGCCTTCCTCCTCGGGTTGGAGCCGTTGGCCGAGTTTCTAGACTCGTGCAAAGATGACGACGGCAGCGCACATGCGGCTGCGCGAGCGCCGCCGGCGGTGACGGTACTCGACGAGACCCTCCAGTTCATGCAAGGGGTTTACGCATCGCAAGAGGCCAACACCGCATCGCTGTGTCTCATCGCGCGCCTTTTGGTCGCGCCGCCCGGTCGACCCCTGCCGGCAGACAGCGTGCGCGCGCACATTGCCAATCTCTTGGTGCGCGCGGCGTCGCGAGCCTCCTCCTCCTAATATCGGCTACCGTCCATGCCCCCGAGTCTTGACTGCCGCCCTCGCCTCTTGCGTGCGTGCCGTGGTGCCATCGCTTCCCAAGAACCCGACGCACCGGCGCCATGCCACACTTTTTTTTAAACCGGATATCAAACAAAAAAGAATTTACACGTTGCTCGGTTGTCCTTTTGCTTTTCTTTTTCGCGCCAAGGGACCGAACCGCCCCTCCCCTCCGAGGGATGCAAAGAACACATGGACGCACGGGACAGCGCCATCGTCGAGAGGGCAGCAACAAGCAAGGCAATGACCGCAAGCGATTTGGTGACGCTGCGGGCAAAAGGCCGACGCGCACAAGGGCAAAAAAAAGGCCGACACGATCCCACCCCGTCCTCGACAAACCCATCACGCGCGCATCCCCCCGACCCTGTGCGTCGCGCAAAGAAAAGGAGGCGAAAAGGAGAGCCGATAAAAAAAGAAAGATAAAAAAGAAAATTGTTGGGCGTCTCGACGACTGCCGTGCGCGCGACATACAGAAGCACGCGCACAGACAAAGCGACGGGCGAAAACAAAGGAGAAAGGGGAATATAAAAAAAGGCCGGATGGATTTGGTGGCGGGTGCATGCCGCCGCGCCGCGGGCGCCCTGTGGTACGCCCTGACGGCCACCCTCTATGTGCCCGTGCGATGGGCCGTCGGCGGCGCGTCGGCGACGCCCATCGAGGCCGACTGGAAGGTGCTGCTGCCGATCGCCTCGCCCGATCGCGCCGACGGCGGCGGCGGTGACGGCGAATTCCGCCTCTGGTGGGACGCCCTGCCCGAGACCTCGGTCCACGCGATCATGGACGACGAGGACGACACCCTCGCCGGTCGCCTGCGCGCCGACGATTAGAGCCGCGCTGCGCTCCCGCTGTCTCTCCCATCTCGGAAAAAAACATGCTGACCGGGAACGGACAGATCTCTTTTTTTTTTCGAGCGAAGGAGATGTGGGGACCACGGCGCGTGCCACGCCATGCCGTTGCGATCCCTCTCTCTCTCTCTCTCTCTCTCTCTCTCTCTCTTTTATCCGCCATCGTCCCGTCCCTTTTTTCTTTCTGACACGCGCCGACGGGAAAAGAAAGGACGCAGAAAAAGGCCATGGACACGCAGACAGACCCACGCGCGACTTGCGGCGCCCGAAAGAGAGAGAGAAAGAGAGACCTCCCGCCGTCATAAAGGTCGAACGAGTGTAAAAAAAAGTGTGAAAAGACAACGCCCAACATGGGTCTCGGTGGCCCTCGGAAAAAAAGGAATTGGATCTCTTTTTTGGGAGTGGCGCATTACTCCAAGCGGCTGTCGGTCCGTCCACCGCAAAAAGACACAACGGGGAGCAAAGAAAAGGGGAGAAAAGGCGAGCCAAAAAGAAAGAGAGCGACCGCGCGCAACTCTCCCGAGTCAGGACGAGCACGACGAGGCGGCGTCGTCGCTGGCAGCACCGCCGCGGTCCATGTCGTCGTCGGCACCGCCGCCGTCCGATGCCGATCCGTCGAGGTCGCTGTCCTCGTGGTCCAGCGCCTCGCCGACGACGGTGGCGAGGCGGCTGCGGCGCGCGCGGTCGCTCTGCACGGCAGGCGGCTGCATGACCACCCAACGCCGCCTGTCCAGGCCCGGTTCAAGCGAGTCCATGTCGTAGTAGGCGTCGTCGTCTATAAAGTCGCCGGCAAAGGCTACGACATCGTCAAACACGACGTCGAGGTCGCTGCTGGGGACGCGCGAGCCCGAGCGCACGTAGGCGCACCACAGGGCGTGCTCGGCCGTGACATCGACCTCGTGGTGGTGCTCGTCGAGGTCGGCGTCGTAATGGGGCACGAGCCTTCTTGGCGTCCAATCTTCGATGCGCGTGTAGACCCGCCAGCCGTCATCCGCTGCCGCCGGTCCTGGATAGGCATCGATCGGCATGTGGTCGTCGGCCTGCGCTGCCGTTGGGCGCGCACGCTTGGGCGGCGGCAGCATGTCCATGCGCCCGCCCCGCATGTCGCTCTTGTCATCCATGTCCGCCACTCGGACGGCTCTCTTTTGCTTGATCCGTGCCCTGTTCTTTTTTTTTCTTCTGGCGGTCGGTTTTTTGTCCCGTGGCCGCGCGCCCGCTTTGCGTCGGCGCCTGCGCGCCGCCAACATCCAAGACGCCATTGTGTCTTGGGTGCCTCGCCGATTCCACGCAACTAGGGCGTCGTTTGTGCTCGCGTCCGCTCGCCCGTGGGAGGGCGCGCCCACACATATTTCCCAAGGCGCATTGTCTTTTTCCTCTTTCTTGCGTGTTGCCCTTTTTTCGGCCATTCCGCCGAGCGCACGCGCAACCTTTTTGCGGCCACCGACAAAACCACGAAAAAAAAAGACCGACAAAAAAGACAAGCAACAATGCGCCGGGCCGAGACCAAGATGACGTCGACGTGCGCCGACGCCTCGATTGTGTCGTCTGCGGCGCCCGCTTATGAGCCTGTGCGCAGAGACTATTACCAATTGTGTGACCATTGGGTACGCGTCCGCGAAACCGCCCGCTTTATTGTTTGGGGTTTTTCTTTCTTTTTTTGAAAAAACATTGTGTCGACTTTTCCCCCCACGGTCCGGGCGACGGCGGCGGCGCGCTCTCCTTCTCTGTTGCTCCTGCAACCTCTCATGTCAATGCCTCCCGCAGGCGCCCAAGCGGGAAGCATTGCGCATCAAGTGCCAGGCCAAAGACGCCAAGCGATGCGGCGAAAGGCGCCATTTATACGTGACCGCACAGCCGAGCGCCGAGTGGCAAGAGATCATTGCACGCTACCTGGCCAAGAGAGGCTACCAGTGTCGCTATGAGCAGCAGGTCGCATGCGACGCACACACGTGCAACCGCCTCCACGACGGCATCGCCGTCTACTGGTAGACAAGGCGCCCGCACCGCGTGCGTACACACACTATAGAGGGTTTGCCAAGGGATCACAAAAAAAAAGAAAAAAGAATAAAAAAGAGAAGCAACGCTCATCCAGACAGCGCCCACGCGAGGGCGCTGCGTAACCCAACCTATGCGACTGCGCCGCACTAGGGAAAGTGGGCGGTAAAAAAAAAAAGAAAAGATCACCGCGCACATCCCGCGTCTACCTGCGCTGTCGGGTCCACCCGACTGGGAAAGAAGAAGCCGACCAAAAGAAAAGAAGAAAGAGAAAAGGCTCGCGCGATGGCCGACGACAGCAACGCCGGCGCCGATCGAGCGCGGCCCGACTGGCGCCCCGGCCCGTCGTGGGCGAGCCGCATCTCGTGGATCTACTGCCGCCACCAGAGCGTGTTCTGGCTGGCGCTCGCGCTGCTCGTGCTCTTTCTGGCCATCGCCACGTGGATGAGCGTGCAGTACCGCTGCTGGCAGTGGCGCGTCGATCCCGTGGCGTCGGCCGTCATGGAGCGCCGCCGCCGGCGCCTGCCCACGCCCTACAGTTACTTTGCCACCGTCTAGGAGGCCGAGGTCCCCGCCCGTCTTGGCCGTACGGCGCCTCGGTTTTGGCCGCAATACAGGGCCGCGCCCGCAACCAGATTTTGCCCGGTGGACGTGCAACTTTTTTCTTTTTTTTTTGCCGCCTCTCCTTTTTTGATGGGTCTTTTTTTCCTCGGCCACACGATTGTCCGCCACATGGCAACGAAAGAAACAAGTTTGTGTGGGAGAATCAAAAAAAGGGGGACCAGCCCAAATGTCGGCGCGTCGCACGGGCGTCGGTGCCCTTGGAGGGGGCGCCAATTGCACAACGCGCGCATGCGCCTCGCCTCCAAAAGCGATCAAGCCAATCGACAACCGGCACAGTCGAGGTTTAAATACGGGCGAGGCCGTCGCTATTTTTATCGCTTCCCACCACAGAGCAACGACAGTAACAACCAGAGACAACTGTCGCGCGACAATGACCCCCAGGACCTCTCTCGTCTCTGCCGCGTGTCTGCTGGCCGCCGCGTGCCTCGTCGCGGCCCTCGGCGTCGACGCCGTCCCCGTGTGCACCTACAGGGTGTGCTGGTGCAGCAACAAGGAATGCAGCGCCTTTAGCAGTTGCGACTCGTACACGCAGCAGTCGGGCACGTGCGGGGCGGCCAACAGCGTCTGCAACTGCGGCTCCAACACCATCGTCCAGTATGCCAGCGGCGGGTGCACGGGCACGGCCACCACCTACACGGCCGGCAGTTGCTACGCCAAGACCAAGTGCTACTACATCGACTCGTGCATCGAGCCCTCGGTCACGCCCACGGCCACGCCCTCGCCGGCCATTGCTACGGCCACGCCCTCGCCGTCCCTCATCACGGCCTCGCCGTCGCCCTCGATGGTCACGGCTTCGCCGACGCGCTCGCGCTCGCCCACGCCCAGCCCCACATCGGTGCCCTGGGTGCAGCAGGTCGGGCTGCGCTCGTCGGCCATGAACTATGCGCTCTCTGCCAACCAGGCCACCGGCGAGGTGAGGACCGACCAGTTCACCTTTGTCGACTCGGCGAAATGGACGATGACGCGCCTGCCCAACGGCAACTTTACGTTCAAGTCCTTCTATGGTCGCTACCTGAGCGCGCAGTCCGGCGGCTCGTTCATCGCCGATCGACTCGTGGCCGACGACTGGGAGGAATTCGAATACACCCACTACTGGAAAATCAAGACCTACCACGGCACCGTCATGGCCTCCAACACTGCCGGGCTAGTGTATGCCACCGATGACTGGTCGGGCTACTGGACCGTCACGCCCATCGTCTAGGGGCGCCGCTCGCTCGTCCGCGGCGTTGTCGCCACCCCGCATGCTCCTCTTTTTATTGCGTGATCTCCCCTTGTCTTTTTTTTCGTGGATCAGGCCAATCTTTCTTTTTTGTTGATAGGAAAAAAAGAAACATCGCCGTTTTTGGATCATCTTCTTTTGTGTGCCCACTTTTTTCTTCTTTTGCTTGGGGGGCCAAAAGGGTCTGGCTCTGGCGGCTGCCGCCTTGTCGGCTCGCCGTCCACATTTGCACGGTCCTGTTTTTGGCTCTTTGCAGCCTTGACCACGCGGCAATGGCCTCTTGGTGTTGGGGGACATAGGCCAACCGTCGCACAGGAACAAATCCGCGCCCCGTTGGTAACCGGGCAAAGCCCCCTGGGCCTCAAGTGACCAAAAAAGTAGAAAGAGAAAAAATCGGTCGACAAGACAGACGTCGAGATCCAGGCGCAAAACCAGACCTGAACCTGAACAGGAGCAAGTCGCGCTTGCATTCGATTACATATCCAAAACAACTAGGCCTATACAACTCCTGTGTTTTTTTTTCGTATTGCATTTTCCCGTGCCGTCGATTCACAGGCGGTTTGATCCTCGTTGGCACCTCCCACAGCAACAGCCGACCGACCGACCATTTGCCAGATGCAGAGCGATCCGCCACATCGTCACATGGCTGACCGACTTGCGCGAGTTATGCATGGCCATTGGTGGGGAAAAAGCCGACCTATAAACGCAATCGCTGCAGAAAAATAGGGATAGGGCGGGAGGGATCTTGCCTCGGGTGGCCCTTTTTTTTCGACGTGTGCCGTTTGCAAAGGCCAATGGCCTTTGCAAAGAAGGGGCCCAAAGGAGACGACGACGGCGACGACGACAAGGTAAAGAGAGAGACAGAGAGAGAGAGAGAGAGAGAGAGAGAGAGAATATCAGACGAGGGACGATGTACACGCCGTACGCCGATGCCGTGCGCCGCCTGCGCAAGATGCGCCATCGCATGTGCGACTGCACCATTGAATTGACACCGAGCAACAAAGGCGGCGACGACGGCGTCGCGCGCGAGCCAATAACAGCCCACCGGGCCGTCCTGGCGCGGTGGCCCTACTTCAAGGCCCTGTTTGCGCGGGCGGATCCCGCGCGCGTCGATGTCGGGACCGGCGACGCCAGGGGCACCTTCCGCGTCGTCTACGCGGCGGCGATTCCCTTTGCGGCGTCGAGCGTGTGCACCCTCGTTGACATGGCCTACGACGACGCCAAGATCGCCCTGATCAAAGATCCGGCGGCGTGCGATCCCGTAGATGTCATCAACTGCGCCCTCTACCTGGGCGTCCGCACGCGTCACGTGCACGCCCTGGTTGCTCACGCCGTCGAGGCCCTGCTGGATTGTCTGCCGCCGACGCCCGACGGAGCGCGCCCAGAGAGCGCCGACGTGGGCGCCTTTGTTCTTCACATGCTCGCCGGCGACCTCGGTGAGCCGGTCAAGCGCGGGCTCGTGGCGCGCCTCTACTACCTCATGCCCGATGCCGACCGCGCCGCGGCCGTCGACGCTCACGGCGACAGGTTGCCGTCGCTGCCGCTCTGCTATGCCATGAGCGCCGCGCTGCCTTTGGGCCTCCGCGTCTGTTGCGACCGCATTGACACAACGTTCCGCCGCAAGAAACACGTCGTCAGCGATGCTTTGACCACGCTGACAGTGGATTTCAGCCGGGACGACGTTGTCTGCATGGACGGCATGAACGAGATGGACGTCGTACTCCACGTCGTCTCGACCGCCGCGGCCTTTTGGCATTGCCGTGTGCGCTTTCTACATCCGATCGAACCGTGCAACGAGTGGACGCTCGTACTCTGCGCCGGCGCGCTGACCGCCCGGTCGACGGTGTCTGACATGTACCGGTCGACCCTAACCGTGTGCGAGGTCGACCTGTGGCCCGTGCCCTGATTTCCCGCATCGCTCTTCCATCGCGCCCTCTTTTTTTGCCGGCATTAGGAAAGAAAAAGCAAGTCAGAAAAAACCAGTGCCCCTTCCTTAAGACTGCCATGTTGAGGTCTTTTTTCCCTTTTTTTTCTTTTGTCGTTGCAGTCAGCACAAACTTGCACCGCCGATAGGGCGAAAAGAACAAAACACACGCACACATAGGAAAAAAACGGGCAGAGGAATTTGCGGACGAAAAAGATCTAGGTCGCGTGCGCAGCATCCTGCGCGCGCGCCGCCCACAGCGCCGCATTACGGAGCGAGGCCACGGCGCCGCGCATCGCCGGCAAGAGGCCGACGCCGGGCGAACGCTGTTGGTGGGTCTTGCGGCAATGGCGGCCCGCCGACCTAGAGGCGGTGGCGGCAGCGGCTTCGGCCCACACCCGCTGGCAATGAGGCCGCTCGGCCAGGCGCAACGTGCGCTCGGCGTGACCGAGAACGATCTCGACGACGTGAGCGCGCGTCTGCGGCGCCGACGTCTCCCAAAACCGTGCCAGTTCGGCCTCGGTCGAGGCCTTGGCCAGCGCGCCCAGAAAGGCCACCAGCCGGAACCGCAAGAGGAAGCGCCATGCGCGGCGCATCTCGCGGGCGTCCCGCGCGGGGCTGTCGGGGCGCGCAAAATCGGGGGACACCACCGCGCGGGTGCCGTCGCCGGGCGCGCTCGGATTTGCCATTTTGCGCCGAAAGCGGCGCCCGCCGACCTCCCACGTGACGATCACGCGCCACACCTCGCGCGGCCGCAGGGCCTGCGCCATGTGCGACGACAGGCGACGGCAGATGCGGTCGACGTCGGCCGCGGCATCGCGGCCCGTGTCACCGACGGTGCCGACGAGGGCAAACGGAGTTGTGGCCTCGAGCATGGCCAGGGCCACGATGGCGTGGCCGGCGTCGAGCGCCACGCGCACCGCGGCCTCGTCCGAGACTGTGTCGGCGCCCGAGCGCCATAGGGCGACGGCGGCGGCGACGGGCATGGCGCCCATGCACATGGCGTGGTGCCGCCGACGCTCCTGCAACATGGCCACCAGAGCCGGGAGGGCGTCGGGGGCGCCGCGTCGTCGTGCCGCCCGAGCGACGCGCACGGCCTTTTTCCTCTCTTTGGCCTGTCGGGCGGTCCCTCTGTCGTCGGTGACGCGACGCGTGCACTGCATCCAGACTGGTGTGTGTGTGCGTGCCGTCGCTGTATTGTCGTCGTTGTCGTCGTCGTCGCAGTGCAATGGGCCGATCCGGTTCAGGACAGCCGTGCGTCCCCCCTTTTTTTCGTGTAGTCTCTGTCGGCCATTGGCTTGGAAGAAGGCGCGCGCACCAATCGCAAATTGCTCCGCCCTTTTTTAACAGGAGCGATTTTTTTCTCGGCGCACCCCTTTTGGCATGCAATTTTTACCCCGTCTTTTTTTTCTTGCCGGCAAAGGCGCGTATTCCAGACGCGCAATTTTTCACGGGGCCGGGCGTGATGGCGATGGCCTTGCCGCGGCGCCGCGCCCATTGCCGACAAACAGGGTCTCGAAAAAGAAACTTGGGGAAACACAAACACGGCGCAAGGGGGAGAAATTGGCCGCTCCTCTGTGGTGGCCTTGCGCGCTCTCTTCTTTTGGATCGGGGGGGGGGGACGCGAGAGCGGGCGGGACCGGGCAGAGAGGCCTATCGCGTCGCGGCTGCCCTACTGCGGCGCCCCCAAGAGGGCAAGAGACACCCCACCCCGCCCAGAGAGCACAATACGCCCAAAGCAAAAGCAAGGGGGAAAAAGAAAAAGGAAAAAAAGGGGGGAAACAAAAGAGAGCCCACGCATGCCGCAATCGTGCCCCGAGTCGCCGCGCTCGCCCGCCTGGATCTACGGCGTCGTCATACTGGGCTTTGTCGTGGCCGTCGTGCTCTACGGCGGCCTCATGCTGGCGCAGAAGCGCGTCTTCCCGTCCGAGGCGCGCCTCTATGGCACACCGGTGCCGCCGCACATTGTGCGCGGCTCGTCGTCTGATCTCGCCTGGGACACCTAGACCGCCGACAGCACGCCGGACCTCTCCCCCCCCCCCGACGCCGGCGGGTAAAGAAAAAAAAGGCAGCACCCGCCGGCATGTGCAAAGAGCAAAAAGACTGCGCGCACGAGCCGCTCGACCAGCGACGATTGGCGGAAAAAAAAGAGCCACACCCTCGCCAACGATGGCAGTGACAGCAACGGCAACGGGAGGCGCAAAAACAAGAGACAAAACCAAGAGGCAAGCAACCGGCGCGGCGCGGGCGACCGACGGCGACGACGACAGGCGTGGGATCGTGTCGAGCGCGCCACCGGCCCCGTGGATCATGCGAGCGAAAAAAGCGTGTTGATGTGAAAAGGCCAACGCAGACCGAGAAACCCGTGGCTCCTCGCTTTGTCCGGAACAGAAAAAAAAGAGGAGAGAGATGGCCCTCGTCACCCATGTCCTCGGTGCGGTGGCTCCCGTATTCGGCGCCACCACATTCGGCGCCACCACATTCGGCGCCACCACATTCGGCGCCACCACATTCGGCGCCACCGCATTTGGCGCCGCGGCTCCCGCCTTTGGGGTCACGTCCTTTGCCGCCGCGACGCCGGCCGTGTTTGCCGTGAGCGCGCCCGGCGTCGCGGCCTGCTGCGGCGGCGGCGGCTTCGGCCTCGGCTTTGGGGCGCGCGGCGCCTGCGGCTGCGGTGCCGGCGTACCCTTTAGCGTGTGCTCGGTGTGCTGCCGCGCGACGTGCGTGTGCCGGCGGCGCAGCGGCGGCCGATGGTGCAGCGTGTGCCGCGAGGCCGTGTGCGTGTGCGGCTCGTCGCTCTGCGGCGTGTGCGGCGTCCATCCATGCGCGTGCCGCCGCGGGCGCCACCATCACCACCGTGGACGCCATCGCCGCCATCGCGACGGTCGCTGGTGCGAGATCTGCCGTCGCGAGCGGTGCATCTGCGGTGGCGGCGTCGGCGACCCGCTGTGCACGGCCTGCGGGTGGAACCCGTGCCGCTGCGCGCTGTCGTCCAGCATCACGTCGGCATGCGTGCCGTCGAGCATTTCGTCGTTGTCGAGTTGCTTTGACACGACTTCGTTTGATTGCTCGCTGCCCTTTGGATCGTCGTCATCGTCGTGTTCGTCATCATCGTCGTCGTCATCGTCATCGTGTTCGTCATCGTCGGGCACCGAGTGCCAGGTGGTCAAGGTGAGCCGGCGCACGCGGCGCAAGGGCGACAAGTGCGCGTCGAGCGAGGACGACACCGACGAGGTGGTCAAGGTCGTGCGGCGCCATGTGGCCCGCGGCTCGCGCCCTCACCGCCGCCGCCGCAGCAGCAGCCACCACCACAAGAAACACCGCCACTAGGCGCCCCAACGGCAGCAGACCCTGTATGTCTGTCTTGTTTCTTTTCCGCTTGCCTGTGTGTTGTGTGTCGGCCTCTGGTCTCTTGATTGGCCAGACCGTTTTTCAAAGACAAGAGGAATAAAGGCGCAGCCTCTTTTTTTGGTTCTCTTTGTTCTTTTTCTGTATTTTATTTTTTTTCTGACGCCAAAAATAGCGCGCGCCGAGGAAAAAGGGGCGATAGCATTGGGGGGAGAAGAAGAAACCTGCACGGCGCCGGGCGCGATCCGCCTCGAAAAACACCAAAGCAAGAAAGGACAGGAGATCAAGGGGCAAAAGTCCGCGGCGCACGCGGCGGCTTTCCGGCCGTTTTCGGGCCGATTGACGCCGTCGGCGGCACGAGGCGAATGACCCGACCAATGAGAACGTGTTACCGCCTTGGAGATCTCTTTTTTTTTGGCAAAAGTCCGCAAACAGGTGGTGTGCGCGCGGCGTGCTTGTGCTTCGTCCTCGCTGCCCGCGCTCGCACACACACACCCTCGCCGCACAGACCACACCGTCGGACGGCACGCTTTTCCACCAGGTCACATCGCGCAAGAGATAATCAGTGAAAAAAAAAGTAGCGGCGGACCAGTGAGGAAAGAAAGAAAACACCGCCAGGAAGCGACAAAAGACAGCGCCGGCCACGCCCGCACAAGACACCGTCGCCGGGGACATTCAGTGAACACAAAAAAAAGAGCACCGGAAAGCAAAAACACAGGGTCAAACAAAAAAAGAAAGAGCCTGCGCACGCTACGGCCTATCCAACAAAAAAAACAGGGGTAGACGCTGCGACCCATCCAAGAGTTGAGAACAACCGAGAAGAAAGAGAGGGCAACGGCGGCGGCGACTACCAACGACTACAACAACACCAACCACTCCTTTGCGCATCAATGTACGCGTGCCATTCCCGAGGTTTTCTTTGATTTTTCTCCTTTTTTCTTCCCATTTTCTTTATATGGCGACACTCCCTTGTTGTCGGGCTCGGTGTGTGCCGCGTGTGTTTGACGCCGTCGTCGGCTGTACACGCTTCTCACGCCGTCTTTTTCTCTCTTTCTTTTTCGTGTCTCTTTTTGCCGTCGCCGCCGCCGCTGCTGTGATCCTTGTTGTTGTCGTCGTCGTCGTGGAAAAAAAATGCAGACCCCGCTTCTCTTGCCGCGACGGCGCACTCCTTGTCGCATCCGCTCGCGGCCATGCCGCCCCTTGCGCGCGCACGGGCGCCGCCTCCGTCGACCCGCGCCGGCGCGGCCGCGAGCGTCGCAATCTGCGATCTCACGAGCGACGGCCCGCTCGGTTCGCCCGAGCACTATCGCGAGGTGGTCGCAGCGCTCTCGGCCGGGCACGCAATGTCGTCGCGATGCGTCGTCGCCGCCGATCCTCTCGCCGTGCGTCCGGCCATTGCCAAGCCGCGACCGATGCCTGGGCGCGCCGTGGCGCGACGCATAGCCGCGGCGGTGGCGCCGGCAGGCGACTCCCGCCCGAGACGAACACAGCAGCCTCAGAAGAAGACGCATTCGGCGCCGCCCGCTCTGGTGGCCCTCTATATGGAGGGCGCGCGTGCGGTGGCTTCGTGGCCGCCCGCGGCTGCGTCGGCCTGCGCCCCTTGCAGCGGCTCCTCTTGCGATCCCTGCGCCTGCGGTCCGGCGTGCGAGACGTCGGCGGGCGGCATCGATTGTGACACGCTCGATGCGGCCGACATTGAGGGATCGCTACGGCTGCGGCTGGCCTCGCTCGAGGAGGCGTTTGAGTATCAAGCGGCACGGCGTCTCGTCGCCGCGCTCGACCGCGTGGTGGCCAGAGGTGCCGTGCACGCCGTCGCGCTGCATCGTCCGCTGTGGAGTCGGCCGGCGTGTCTCGCGTGCACCGCCATGAGCGCGCCGCCTCGCCCGTCGCCCGTGCGCGTCGCCCAGCGCCATATCGAATCGCCAGCGGTATCGTCATCGTCGTCGTCGTCTCTCTTGGACGTGACCGATGTGGCAACGTCGCTGTCCTCTTTCGATGCCGCGACCGCGAGGCAAACGGGCGCGACGCCCTTTGCCACGCTCGACGGTCTCTGCGTGTACACGGCAACGCGCGCGGGCGACGGTTCTGTCGTGTGGACCGCGCGTCGTCGCAGCGGCACGACCAACGGGGGCTTTGGCACGGCGCCGTTGGCCAGGCCGTCTGGGGGCTGCGTGCGGTGCGCCGCCGGCAAGTGCGCCAGGGGCGTCGTGCCGACGGCCCCCAGAACGGGCGCGGTGGTGACCGTCGATGTCGGCGAGGTCGTCGGTGCCGTAGCCGCCAACTTGTGGGAGGGCGTCGCCGGCACCGTCATCTCGATCAACGCCGGACCGGACCGGCGCTATCGCACGCTGTGGTCGGGTGTGCCCGGCGAGGGTCCGGAAGCAGTGGGTCTGCTGGATGCCGCCGCCGTGCCCTCGACCACGTGGCTCGCCACCGAGACGCGCGCCCTCGTCGTCGGCGGTGCACCTCGACGTCCCGCCAACGGCAGCGATGCGCTCTATGCATGCGCGCGCATCGCCTACGCGACCGCGCGCCTTGCCGACACGACGGCGCGGCAGCGTGCCGCCCACGCGGGCGCATCGACCGATCCACGACGCGTGCGCCCGGCGACGCCGTTGGCCTATGCGCCATCGATGGATTCGCCCCTCGCCGCGCTAGCGTGGATGCGCGGCGCGGCGTCGCTCTTTGGCGCCACTGTCGGCGCCGACCACGCGCTCTGCGACTCTATGATCTCGTACCGCATGCACGTGCTCGCCCGCGACCTAGAGCGCACGCCGTTGGCGGCGCCGCTCGACCCCGCGCAACTGCCTGACGAGGTACGGGATCTGGCCCGCCAACTCCAGGCCTCGCTGTGCTCGATCGACCAAGGCCCCAGTGGCGACGACGCCCAGCCATACCCCGCGGCCTCGTGGCCCGTTTCTCCACACAAATAAAACCAATGTCCAAAAAAAATAGAGTATCGCAATGCGACATTACAACGAGAGAGAGAGAGAGAGAGAGAGAGAGAGAGAGAGAGAGAGAGAGAGAGAGAGAGAACAAAAAGACAACGATCGTCTGGGATCGCCGTGATTCATCCGAACCGGCCGCCAAGGCCAATGCAGGCCCGCCGGTGGGACCACATGAGAATCAAAAAAAGGACAAAAAACAGGGAGAAAAAGAGACGTCGACGCGGCAGGCACGGACCGCCGGTCGACATGCCGCTCGTGTCCCGTGTCGACGGTTTGTCCTTGTTTTTTGCCCTTCCCCCTCCCCCGCCCAACAATTGTACCAGAGGATCATGCCACCCTCTATCAGGCCAAAAGTCGACAAGGAAAAAAGATCTGCATATGCATTGTTTTTTTCTCAGGGGGATGCTTTTTTCCGACAGGTTTTCTGGGTACACTTTTTTTTTCTCTAGGGGACCTTGTGGGATGCGTGCCCACAGTCGACCGGCCGGCCACAGATGGACATTAGGCGGTCGGCTCGCGCCCTCTTGACCCACAAAAGGCGTCGTCGTCGTTGTTGGCGGTACTGTCGGCGCCATTGCCGGTGTTGTGGTCGTCGTTGTGGTGGTCGTCGTCGATGTTGTTGTTGTCGTTGTCGTCGTGTGGCGCGACGAGACGGCGACGCTTGGCCGGGCGCGCCACGAGGACACGGTCGAGGCCGGCGGGCAAGAGTCCGACCGGCCGCGACGCAAACCAGGCCGCCGCCGATCGCGGCGTGGGCACGGGTCCGCCTGGCGCCGGCTCGCCGCGCGCACGCATGGCGTCCACCTTGTCGGCGAGCGCTGCATAGACGCCATAGGCCCACTGGATGCGATGGCGCATGGTATCGCGGTACAGGCGCCCGATGCGCGACACGCGCCTGCCGAGCGCCGGGCGCGAAAACACCATGCCCATCTCGTCGGCGTCGGGCGCGAGACGCTTGGCGGCCGCCGCGGTGGCCAGGCGCAGGCACATGGCCTCGCCCTGCGGCTCCACCAGGCCGGGACGCGCGCGCACGTTGGCCCGCAGCGCGCCCTCCTCCAAGCGCTCCAGCGTCCACATGGCCTCTTCCAGCGCGGTCTCTTGCGCGCGCTCGCCCACGACGCCGCGGTCGGCACACTGTTGGGCATACTCGCTGGGCTCTAGGCTCAGACAATCGCCCAGCCATTCGATGGCGTGAAAGTACGAGTCCTCTTCGTGGTCGTCGGCCTCGCTCAGGTCGATGACGTCCCAGGCGATCCCGCAATCGTCCAGGACGCCAGCGCGTATCTGCGCAAAGACAATGTCGACGGAGGCACGCGCGGTGCCCGACAACGGCGCCGCAGATCCCGTGGGTGTGAACGGGGTGTCGGGGATGATGCCCGACGCGCGGGCGGCCCGTAGTCGCGCCAACGACGCGGCCTTTGAATCGTGCCGCTGGATGCTGCCCATCCACGCGCTTTCGGCGTAGGGCGCGCAGACATCGCCGCCGCTCAGCCTTGCCAGCGCGGCCAGGGTCTGGGCAAAGCGACGCGCCGGATCCTGCGCGGCGGGTTCGGCCGCGGATGCCGCCCTCTTGTGGGTCCCTGTCTTGGTCGTCATGAGCCAATCGAGTCTGTGTTTTTTTGTCGAGCGGCAAGAAAAAAGAGGCGCTGGGGGCGACAATGACGAGATGCTTTTCGCTGTGTTGTCGGATGATGTCGGTCGACTCCCTTTTTTTTTATATTTTTGCTTTGTGGGACGACCGTTGGCCAGTCGCGGCCATGGACCTCTTTTTTCGACCAACCACCACAATTGTTTACAAAAAAGGAATAGACGAAAATCCGTACATAATAGAATGAGGTTCTGCGCCGCGCCCGTTGGCTGCCGCAGGCGCACGCGACTGTCTGCAAGAAAACAAAAAAAGGCCCTTGAGGCCAAGACAGCGACCGGCGGCTTTGGCCTGTCTTTTCCGTTTAAACCGGCGATCCATGTCTTGGCGGCGGCGGTAGGTATCGCAATGCCCATCTCGGTGGCGTCCCGATATACGACCCGTCGATTCCGTGTCGTCCATTGGACCTTTGGGGCCAGGCATGAGGGGGACGGACGGCAAGACGCGACGCGCAGCCAAAGCAAATCTTTCCCCATCGAAAAGACGACGAGACAGAGGAAGAAAAAAAAACAAAGAGGTCTTGCCGCACGGCTCGCGATTGACGCCGTCCCTTTGCCGTCGCCCTCTCCTTTTTCGTTGGTATTTACGCACGTGGGCCATCGCGCCGGCGGACAAACAAGGTCCACATCCGCGCGGGCAATGCGCGCTCGCCGGGTCGTCCAGGGCGAATCGCCTCCCCCCGACGGTCGCTCCGAGAGCAACCTGCACCCGCTCGACGGCTATTCCGAGAGCGAGTGGAGCGCGCTGAGGCAGAGGACAATCCGCATCATCGGGAGCCTGCCGGCCACCTACCTCGACCCCGAGGACGCACGCATTGCCGTCGACTGCCTGCACACAAACCAGTACGTCGCCGTCGGCCTGCCCTTTTTGCTTTTTTCGCCCCAAACATTTTAGAGTGAGGGGTGAGAAGATTCGGCTCGCCCTCTGAGCGCATCCAGACCGGCGACGCCCTTGTGCTCACTTTCATCTGTCGCGGTGTGCTTTTGCGTGGGGGAAAAAAGGGAGCCCCAAGACCCGGAACTGTTTGATCGGGTCTATGACGCGGCCAAGTCGCTCGACTATGATCTCAAGGCGCGGAATCGATGGCGGCCCAAGCGCAAACCCGACTGATTTCCTGCCCGCTACCCCTCCCCTTCCCGAAAATCTCTGGCTGGTGTCATCAGAAAAAAAGGCGGTGCCGCGAACCCAAACAAAATTCGAATTGTGCGTCTGAATCAGCGCCTGTGTCCTCTGTGAAACAAAAAATAGGGGATGTTTTTGCTCTGTGCCGCCGTCGGCACATAAAGGACCAATGGTGCCACGTGTTGGTCGTGCGCGCGCGACGAGTCCGGCGACGATTTGCATTGACAACAAGCCACCGCCCTTTCAATCCAGGCGGGCAGCGCCTACAAACTTGGGCGCAGCCTCTCTTTTTTTTATCGGATGGCAGCGCCCGCCAAAGAAAAAGAGAGACAGCAACGACAAAAGAGAAATGTTTATGAAACAAAGAAAAGGCAAATCGCAAGGTCCACCAAACAAATCAATTTATTTTTCTTTCTCTTTTCTCTTTTTCACTCTCTAAGTCGGAGCGCTGGGAACAAAAAACGGCGGCCACAGCGCGTCGTCGGCGTAATCGGCGGCCTGGTATATAGGCAATGTCGCGGCCCCTTGTCGCGTCTCTGACGCCCCCGCCGCCGGGTCCGGCGGGTCGTCGAGTCCCAGCAGCACAAGGCGCTCTTGCTGCTTGTCGGCAAACCGTCGGCGCTGGCGCTTGCCCGCGCGATTGCGTGGGTGCCTGTGTCGTATGGGCGCCGTGTCGCGCGGCGCATCCTCCTTTTGGTAGGGCGTCCCGCCCGTGATCGGCGCACGCTCGCCGGGATCGCGCTCGTCGTCAACGTCGTGCAGGCTGGCAGGCGTGTCGACCTCGAGGGCGTGTGGATCGCGCGCCGTATCATCGTCGCCAGATGCGACGTCGACCATGGGCTCTGGGGACTGCGCCTGCGTCTGTCGGTCGTCCCTCCTGCTGCTGTCCTTGCTTGCCGTCGTTCGAGGGCGGTCGGCGGGCGTGCATGCCATGCCGTCTGTCGAGAGCGGCGCGCGCGCCGTGGCCTCCCACATGAGGCGAGGCACATGCTCGACGGCATGCAAGCGCACCGACGTCACGCGCGCGACCTTGCCCCAGCAGTCGGGCGTGAGGCATGGCATGGCGTCGACCGGTGCAATACCGGCCGCCTTCCAACACGCCCGGTGCAGCGCCACGCGACACCCGGCCGTGCAGTGCACGGTGACCACGCAGCCCGATGCGATCCGTCGGCCAGAGCCGCGGCAGTCGGCCGCTGCGCAGCGGGGTCCGCGCGCAAGCGGCTCCTCGACGTCGGCGGCGGCCGCGTGCACGGCGTCGCCTACGTCCTGCGCAGACGACTGACGCGGTGGTGGTGGCGGCGGCGACGTCGCGGGGGATGGCTCTTTCGCGCCGCGTGGAGCGCCACAGTCGGCGGCGGCGACCTTGGCGCGTGCTCTGTAAAGGATAGCGGCGACCAGTTGTCCTGCGGAATCCGGGCTGTCGTCGTGCTCTGCCGGATCGCTCATCATGCGACCACACAGGCCCGCCGCGATGTTCACCGCCTCGGCCACGGCATCGGCGTCGAGCGCGGGCGTGTCGCGGAGCAGGTCGGCGGCCGCGCGGTTGGCGCGCGCGACGATGACGGCGGCCGAGACGGCCACCCGCGTCACCGCGTCGGCGGGGTCTTGGGGCTCGCCAAACTGGGACTCGCTCGGGAAGACGTCGCCGACGCGCATGTCGGCATCGACGACGATGCGCAGCGCCGCGGGCACGTCGAGGCGATCCGCCCACAGACACACGCCCACGAGGGCGTCGATCTGGACGCCTAGCGCCACGACGGCACGACGGGCACGATCGAGACTCTCTGTGTGAGTCGAGCCGGCGATAAGCACGAGGGTGTGTATGCAGGCGTGCAGGAACGGCACGCTGCACACGCCGACCGGACGCAGTCGCCCTATGCCGTGCGTCGCCATGATGGCGCCCAGCCGCGCCATGTTGACGCGCGCGCTCGGTGCCGGTCGCGACATGAGCACGCAAAAGCCGGCCCACGCGCGCGCACACGAGGGACAGTCGCCGCTGGCGGCCTCGTTGCGCACCACGGCGCCATTCGTGTCAATGTAGGCGTGGCGCGCAAAGCACTCTGTGAGGACTGGGTCCGCGATCGGCCGGCCCACCTGGCGGCGCCCGCCGTTGAACCGCGTCGCGGTGCCGCCCGACGCGCGCGGTGTCATGTCGATGGCGATCCACTTGCCGCGCCCGCGCTGTGTGAGGCCCACGCACATAACGGTGCACGTGTCACCGTCTCGGCCCATGGCCTGCATCGACGCGAGCGGGGCGCTGCCGGCCATGGCGCCGCTGACGCTGCGAAAGGTTCGGCCCAACGCCTTGGCCGACAGAGAGTCGCAGGGCACGCCCTGCAATTCGAGCACAAAGTGGGGCGCATTGCTCACCAGAACCGGCGAGGTTTCCCGCGATGGCCCTCCCGTCGTCGCGCGCATGGATCGTCAAAGTCGGCGCCGGGGGCGACACAAAGCGACCACACTGAGGGGACCGCGCCTTGCAAAGAAAAAAGAACAAGCGCGAGGGTCCAGGAGAGCCGGGCGAGGCGCAACCGACTGCGGGCCCCAAACAAAAAAAAGGCCACGGCCGCCTTGCCGTCCTTGTCTTTTCTTTCTTTCTTTCTTTTTTAAACGGACCCCGTGCGTCTGTCTCTGTGCGCGCGTGTCTGTGTATATATATATCTATATATGGAAATAGATATATGCGTGTCCTTCTGTCCTGGCCCGCCGCCGTGTTTCTTTCCCAACCATCACAGGGAATTTTTCTTTTGCTTCCGTTGGGAGGCTCCGGCGCGGCATCTGCCCTCTGGGAGTCGACTGATCTTTGCTCGTCCTCCTTTTTTTTTTCTTTCGTCACATACTCGGGCTCTGCCCGTGGTCGTCTTTTGCGACCTCTTTCTTGTCGCCCTTTTTTGTTTGGAGATCTTTGTGGCATCAAAGTTCGCAAGAAAACAAAAACACACGGCGGAAAAAAGGACGGGCAGTAGAAACACGACAATTCTTTGCGCGCTGCGGTCGGCAATTTTTCCCATCGGGGCGAGAATTCATGTTGAATCAGGAACAAAAAATGGCGGCCACAGCGCGTTGTCGGCATAGGCTCCGCCCGAGGGTGGGACCCCTTTCCGTAGTATCTCGTCACTGCCGATCGCCGGCGCGTCGGCCAGGCCAGCCAGCACCAGGAGGCGGTCGCTCTCTTGCCGGACAAGACGACAGCGCTGAGGCTTGCCGGCGCGAGCGCGCTGCCGCTTGCGTCGCTTTGGCGCGCCACCACGCGGCACGTCGGTCTTGTGGTAGGGCGTGCCGCCTTGGGCCGCCAGAGGCAAAGGTTCACGCTGCGGCTCGTTTGCGACGCGCTCGGTGTCGTCGGCGCCGTCGCTGCTGCCAACGCTATCCTCGTCGCTCGCGGGGGTCGTCGGATCGTCTTGGTCGGGGGCGTCGGCATCGTCGCGCCTAGTAGCAACATCATCTACGCGATCGCCGCCTCTCGCGAGGGCGTCGGGTTTTGGCACCGGCGAGCGAGGTAGCGCGGGGACAGGTGGTGTCGGCGTGTCGTGGTTGGCGCGCGCCTGCCAGAGGACACGCGGTTTGCAGTCGGATGCGCGCGAGCGCGCCGATGTCACCTTGACAATCTCGCCCCAGCAGTCGGGCGTGGGACACGGGGTGCGGTCGGCGCACGCAATACCCAAGGTCTTCCAGCAGGCGCGGTGAAAGGTCGCCCGGCAGCCGGCCGTGCAGCGCGCGGTCACAATGCAGCCCGATGTGATACGACGCCCCAGTGCGGGACAGCCCGACCGGGCGCATCGCAGAGCGACCAGAGCGGCCGGATCCGCTCTGTGTGTCTCCGGTGCCAGTCCGTCCTCTGGTCGTTGCTGCTGATGTCCGGGATTGGTCCGAGGCAGCATGGTGCGCGATCCAGCAGCCACAGAGGGCTCGGTGGCCGCCGAGGTCTCGGCGCGCCTGGCCTCGATGGCCGCCGCCACGGCAGGATTCTTGCGCACACGCGAGAGGCGTCCCGTGACGCGCTGTGCCCAGCGTATCATGTCGTCCATGGTCGAGATGGCGAGCCTCGGCGTGCGCCACTCGTTGACAAATGACGCCGGCGCGTCGAGGGCGGTAATATCGCGGCCCGTCTCCTTGGCGATGACCTCGGTGGCGGCGAACTGGGCTCGGGCGAGGATGAGACCCGCGCGCACGGCAATATCCACCGTGGAATCGAGCATCTCGGTCGGCCGACACGGAGGCGGCGAATTCTCGGGCAACGCGCTGCCGACGCTCGCATCGGCCTCGGCGGCCACGATCAGCGCTTGCAGCACGCCAAATTGTCCAGCCCACAGGCACACGAGAAGGAGGGCCTCGGCCCGCGCCGCCAGGGCCGCCAGCGTGCGCTCGGCGCGCACGATGCGAGCGTCGGTTGGGTCCATGCGCGAGCGCGCCCCACGAATGCCAAAGGCGCAGATGTACATGACCTCGCCAATGTCGGCTTCGAGTCGGAGCGACCGGTGCACCTTGAGCGAGGCCGCCGCGCGAGCAGCGCGACGCGAGACCGTGAACCGCTCGCCAGGGCATCGTCTCTTGGTCACCGTGGAAAAGCCCGCCCACGTGCGCGCGCACGTGTCGCAGCCATCGGCGCCGGCCTCGTTGCGGTTGATAGTGCCGTCGCCGTTGATTCGCGCGTGGCGGGCAAAGCAACCGCTGAGCGTGCACGGACAGGACGCAAACTCGTGCAGCGCGTCGCCTCGGCGCGGGCGAGTCGCGACGCGTCCAACGCCATCGTAGGCTAGTTTCGCGTCGAGCGCCACCCAAAGGGACGAAGCATAGTTGCGAAGCGCGGCCACGCACAAGACGACGCAATCGGGGCTCGACAGCGGTCGAGCGGTGCCGCCATCGCTATCAGCGCCGACGCGCGGCCGACAGGCCATGATATGGGCCGTGAGCAGATGCGCGCTGCGACCGTCCAGCATACGGCGCGCCGTGTCGTCGACGATTACGGTGATTCGGTCGCCCGCGAGGAGCGCCTGCGCGCGCGATAGCCCATGCAGTTCGAGTATGAAAAGTCCCGGTGGGAGGAGCACGTCTTCCAATTCGGTCTCGTCGGCGCGCGCCGACGTCGCATCGCGGTCGCTCGCCGATCCAGCCGAGAGAAGGGAGCGCATAGACTCGACGGCGTCTTTCTCCTGCTTTTGGTATGGTGGTGGTCCTCGGTTTTGCCCGCGGTTCAGCATCGGTTTTATTGCCCATCCCCCTCCCTCCCTAATGCAGCGGGCCGGCAATAGGGCGCCCCGTTGTCGACAATCACAGCAGACCAATGCGATTTATTCTTTTTTTTGTGGGGGCGTATGGCCCGTCCTTTTTTTGCGTGCTTTGCCTTGTCGACCTTTGCTCTGTGTTTTTTGGTGGACCACCGACTTTTTCATATGCGATCTCGCCAGCCAAAGACGCAAAGCAGCAGGGTATTGACCTGGCGACAAACACGCGGGCCCGATGGCTTGGTGCTTTCGCTTTTCTATCAATAGAAAAAAGGTAGAAACCTTGCCCAAGAATGAGGCCGGACGACAAAAGGGGGAGAACGGACTGTTGGCCGGCATTCGTCCTGGCCCTGTAATTGGGGCTCGATCAAGCGTAAACATTTTTTTCTCATTCAAAATTGATAGCACAAATTCGGTGCGTGGTTTGTTGGCTTGCGCCCTCTTTTTTTTGTTGTTGTCGTCGACGACTTTGAGTCGATCGCCCCGATTAGGCCACCTGACCAATGGCAGGCAACCCCTCTATTGACGTCGGTCGGAGATCTCACGAGGGTCCTTTTACACAATGTCGGCGACAAAAAACGGCGGCCACAGTGCGTCGTCGGCATAGGCGCCGCTCGACGTCGGGGTATCTTTTGGTCGCACCCCGTCTGCGTCGACGAGGCCCGCCAGCGCCAGGAGGCGGTCGCTCTCTTGTCTGGCGAGGCGGCAGCGCTGGGGCTTGCCGGGACGAGCGCGCCTCCGCTTGCGCCGCTTTGGCCCCCCCTCGTGCGACGTGTCGACCTTGCAATAGGGCGTGCCGCCCGTGGCCAGCGAGGCCAAAGGCGCGCACGGGGGCTCGCTCGCAACGTCGTCCTGGCCGGCGCACTCTATGACACAGCAATCCTCGCCGTCGACAGTACCTCGGCCGTCGCGGCACGTTGTATCGCCTCGGGCGGGGGCGCCGCCATCGTCTGCACGATCGTCGTCGCCGTCTGTTTTGGTGTTGGGTCGTGCAGGCGAAAGAGGCAGCGCTGACAGAGACGCCACCGGAGAGGGCAAGTCACAGGTTTTGCGGGCACGCCAGAGGACGCGCGGCTTGCAGTCGGGTGCGCGCGAGCGCACCGACGTCACCTCGGCGAGTTTGCCCCAGCAGTCGGGCGTGGGACACGGGGTCTGGTCGGCGCGCGCGATGCCTGCAACCTTCCAGCAGGCACGATGAAAAGTCGCCCGACAGCCAGCCGTGCAGCGCGCGGTCACGACACACCCCGACGTGATATGGCGACTCGGTGCACGACAGCCCGCACCGGCGCAGCGCGGCGTGTCCGATGCCAGACACGCTGTTGACCCGACAGCGGGTGTCGGTTTTGGGTCGGGTGGCGCTTGGCGTTGCTGTCGGCCCGGCGCCGGTTCGATCGCAAGCATCACGGGGTCTGTCGTGATGGCGACGGCGGCGGCGCGTTGATCGCGCAACGCAGAAAGAAAAGAGGCCATGCGGTCGGTCAGGGCCAAGACGTCGTCCGTGCGCTTGATGGCGAGCCTCGGCATGCGCCATTCGCCCATAAAGGACGCCGAGACCTCAAGGCCAGTGATGTCTGTGCCAGTGTCGTCGAGGATGATACGAGAGACGTCGGCCTTGATTTGCCGGGCGACAGAACACGCCAGGACCAGAGCGGCAGCCATCGGGGGCAGCGTGCGATCCGTGTCTGTGAATCCGTGGAGTCCGTTGCCGAGGATGCGCCCGGCGCTGCCGTCCAATTCGGCAACGGCCGACAGGGCACGCGGTACGCCATGGTCTTTGGCGCGCGTGCACGCGTTGATGATGTCCTCGATCAGCACCAAGAGGTTTCCCAGAGTCTGCGTGGCGTGCGCGACGGCCCATTGGTCGTCACCGCGGAATCTCGCGTCGGCAATGGCCTGCACGCCGCACATCGCAATGTCGGCCAGGGTGATGTCGTCGAACAGCGACGGACGGGCGGCCATCAAACACACTCGCCCGCACGCGCCGCGCCCCAACGACTTGCGCGACAAGACTCGATGCCCGCGCCACGTGGACGCACATGACGCACAGTCGCGAGCGTCGTCCGAGTTGCGCGCGATGACGCCGTCGCTGCTGATGGTGGCGTGCTGGGCAAAGCAACCGTGAAAGGCGGCTTCGGTCAGAAACGCGTCGACGGCCTTGACGTGGGCGTGTGGTGCACGGAGGCGGCGGCAGCCCGTGCGGTCGCAGGGGGCGAGATCAAAGGCCATCCACACGCTGTCAGAGCCGGCGGGCAGTGCGGCTACGCACAACAGCGCGCAGGCGTCATCCTTGGTGAGAGGACCGCATGGGCCATCGCGCGACCGACGGCCCACGACGCAAGCGCTCAACAGCGGCGCGCCGTCGATGTCGTCCGCAAGGGGGATGAGGTCGTAGTCGCGGGCGAGGATGGCCGTGAGGTCCTTTACGATGCCGGCGAATTGGCCGGGAGCCGAGTCGACTTGCGTGCATGTGAGGCCGTGCAGTTCAATGACGGCGAGGCCCGGAGGCACGGGGTCGGCCGACACCGAGTGGCCCTGGCGAAAGTGGGGGTGATCGCGCACCCTGGCGATCCAAGGGCACCGCGCGCGCGATTGCATAGCCGAAAAAAAAAGACACGGCGGACGATGGTCAACGGGGAAGGGGGCAGGGCAATGTTGCTCTATCTCTCTTTTTTGCCTCTCTCCTTTTTCTCTCGACCACAAAGCCGTTGGTTCGTCTTTTTGCTTCCTTTCCGCCCACGAGCACAGGCCGCCGCGGTGTGGACCAACATGATCGCCGCAAGGGCCCCGTACCGACCAATCGCCGGCATAAAAATATAGCCGATAAAAAGGAGGCCTTGACCATTGGTCCATCTTTTTTATTCCAAAAAAAAGAATGGCCCTCGCGGCAGACATGGCGAGGACGCCGACTGAGAAAGGTGCACAGGAGAGAGCGCACGCCACCCCATCGCGCCGCCTGCTCTTGCCGCCCCTTCCTCGGCTGGGAAAAGATGGGGAGCCACCACGGGGAAAAAGAATCGCAAAAAAAGAACGGAAAAAAGAAAGAACCGGAAGGCGGGCGGCGCCAAGAGAAGCCAGCCCTTTTCCTCACTGGTTCTTTTTGCAAGAGAGCACGGGCGCGCTCCTTTTTAGGGCGCCGGCCGAACCCGCAGCGTGGCCTAAAAACTCCAGCGCAAATAGCGTGGCCGATTGCCCTGTATTTTCATGACCGAGGAGACACACAAAGCGATCCACACAAAAAATCACACAACGACGCACGACAAAAGAAAAAAGCAAAACAAAAAGAGGCGCGGCGATGGCAGCGACGGCGGCTCACACGGGATCGGGGACGAAAAAGGAGGGCCACAGCGCGTCGTCGTTCATGCGCTCATTGCGCGGCCGGGCCTCTGCCTCTGTCTCTGGACTCTTGTCGGGCGGATCGGCCAGACCCGCCAGCGCCAACAGTCGGTCGTGTTGCTGCCTGGCCAGACGGCACCGCTGGCGCCTGCCGGTGCGGTTACGCGGGCGCTTGCGTCGACCCGGCGACGGCTCGCGCGATGGATCGTTCTTGTGGTAGGGGATACCGCCCGTTGGCGCCGCTGCCGCGGAGGCGATTCCTTGTCCATGTGACGGTGTTGCGTCAATGTGGCCGTCTCTTTTCTGCTCGCCGCCGTCGCCCTCTGTGGAATCGTGATACGCAGCAAGAGCGCCCTCGTCGCTTTCGTGGTCGATCGAGTGCTCTGTTAAACCGCCATCTGTGAGCGCCGTGTGGCCACGCGGTACGGCCGGGCGACGGCCGGTGGACGGATCGTGCGATGGATCGACCCGCACCGACGCTGCAGACCCACAAGGCGGCGAGGGGGTTTGCCACAAGACGCGCGGCGGGCGATCGACCGCGCGCCAGCGCGCCGACGTCACCCGGACGATCTCGCCCCAACAGTCGGGCGTCGGACACGGCGCGCCGTCGCCCAACGTCATCTCGATGCCCTCCCAGCACGCGCGGTGAAAGGTCACCCGACAGTCGGCCGTGCAGTGCGCCGAGATCACACAGCCCGACGCGATGCGCCGCCCTGGCGACCGACAGTCGGTCCCCGCGCAGCGCATGAGGTTTGTCGGACACGGCGCGGCCGACGCCGGCTCAGAATGGGTCGAAACCGGCGGTGCATCCTGACGCTGTTGTTGTTGTTGTTGTTGTTGTCGTGTCGGACGATCGCACGGGGTTGTTGCTGCGGTCGTGTCGCTCGTCGCGGTTGGCGACAGAGGCGATACGGTGGCCTGGGTGTGCGCCTTGCGTGCGGCCACAGCCTGACGCACGCGCGTAAAGATTGCCGTGGCACGCGACGCCCAGTCGCCCATGTCGGCCTCGCCGCGGTCCGAGAGCACGCTCGAGATCCACGACGACGTCAACTCGGCCGGCACGACGGCGGATGGGGCCGTCGCAGAGGCGTTGTCGTCGTCTTCTGCCCCGGTCATGACGAGCGCAGTGGCAGCGGCCAGGTTGGCGCGCGCCGTGATGAGGCCCGCGGCCACGGCCACAGACACCACCGACTCGAGCACGTCGGCCGGTTGCCGCAGTCGGGGCGGGTGCTCGGGCAGCGTGGTGGCGGCGCGCGCGTCGGCCTCGGCCATGATGGCCAGCGCCGCCGACGCGCCAAAGCGGTCGGCCCACAGGCACACGGCGAGGGCGGCCTCGATCTGGGCGCCCAGCGTGGCCAGGGCGCGCTCGGCACGCACGAGGCGCGCGTCGGCCGGGTCCATACGCGGCGCCACCTCTCTCAAGGCGACGGCCCCGGCGCACAGCACGTCGACGAGGCTGGCCTCGCTGCGGAACCAGCGGCGCGCGTCGAGCGACGCCGCCGTCACGGCCGCCAGACGCGCCGCGTTGACCCGCTGACGGGGCCGCGGACGCGAAAACAAAGGGCGAAAGTCTCTCCACGTGCGCGCGCACGTCTCGCAGTCGGCGGCGGCCGCGGCGTTGCGGTCGATGGCGCCGTGGCTGTTGATGGTGGCGTGACGCGTGAAGCAGCCCAGGAGCGTCGCCTGCGCGGCGCCGATGGCAAACCACTTGCGGCCGCGGCGGGCGCGCGCCCCGTCCGGCCCTGTGCTCTCGTGGGCTCGGGTCATATCGAGCGCCACCCAGTGGCTCGTCGAGACCGAGCGCAGGGCGCCCACGCACAAGAGGGTGCACACGTCGTCGGGCCGCATCGGTGTGTCGCCGGTGCAATCGTCTTGGTCGCCGCCGCCACCCCTACAAGCAGCCACTTTGGAGTCGCACGGTCGTCGGTCCATGGCGTAGGCGGCCAGGAGATGCACGCCGCCGTTGCCGGCGCCCGCCAGGTTTCGGCCTGCCGTGTCGACAATCCCGGTCAGGCTGTCGCCGACGATCGCCGTCGGGTTGGCGCAGGCGACGCCCTGCAGTTCGACGACCAGGAGCGCGGGACCGAGGAAGCCGGCGACTGTGGCGCGACGAGGCGGTGGTGCGCTCTCCATCGGGCAGTCAGGTGACAAAGGGAAGCAAGAACGCGGATAAACGGGGTGGGCGATCTTGAAACTAGAATAAAAGAGCGTCGGTCTCTCTCTTTTTTTCAACAACAGTTTTGGTCTCGGGCGGTCACGTCGTGACCACAAGCGAGACGGGCTGCAATGTCTGGGGTCTCTCTGGCCCTTTTTTCGCTCGCGCTCCCGCCGGATTGGACGGGCTCGCCATGGGCAAACAATGAAAAAAAATGATAGGAAAATAGCAAAGAAAAAAAGAAAAATCAGGCCCGTCGGGAAAGCGCACGCAGTCACCTGCCCGCGGCTGCCTCTTTTCGGGTCCGCCACCACGTCGACGCCCGCCGCAGAGGCGCGGATCCGCGGGCGCCCCCTCTCAGACGATTGTAGAAAAAGGCATTGCATTTTTAGAGACGAGAGGTATGTGGAAAAAAATGGGGTCGTGTGCCACCTCGCTCTATCTTGTCGTCTTTCTTTTGGTGCGAGTATGGTATAGTATGTGTCTTTTTTGCCCGCCCACTTTGTCGGGTCGCTCAGTTGGCGGGCGCGGGCACGCACAGGCACGCCCACGCGGCGGGTCCGTAGGGTGCATTCTCGCGCAAGAGAGGCGGCAGCGTCCACATCTGGCCGCTGGGCGGCGGCGTCGCCGGCGCCTCGGGCAGCAGGGAGAGCGGCACGTGGTCCCACTCGAAAAAGGCCGCCCACACGCCATAGACGTCGCGCGGTCCGACGGACAGTGCGTCGCTCTGCGGGATGCCGGCATCAGGGGTCTCTGTCGCCGTCCCCGCGTCGTCGCCCTTGGGCGTGCGGGTACGACGACGGCGGCGGCCGGAACCCTCTAGAGATTTGGTCGCCGCCGCAGCCGCCGCGACGGCGTTGCGCACCAGGGCGTCGGCTTGCTGGCGTTTGAGGCGCGTGGCGTATTGCTCGGCGACGGCACGCTCGTCCGACCGATCGGCGTCGACCGTTGGCGGCCTCGCCACGGCCTTGAGCGGGTCGATGCGCTTGTGCGGTGGACCTCTCAGTTGCTGGCGCGGCCGCCGGCGGCGCACGCGACCCACATAGACGCCCTCGTCTTCCTCTTGTTGCTGTTGTTGCCCCTTGCACCCACCGCTGCCGTCATTGTTTTTGCTGTTGCTGTTGCTGTTGTTGTTGGTGTGGTCGCCATGGTTGTCGTTGGGGTTGCGGTCGTCGACAGGCGCCTTTTGTTCTTGTGGCACCCGAGTCCTGGCGTCGCTCCTCGCGCTCGACACAGACGACGACGTCGGCGGTCCCGTTGCAGGGACGATAGGACGTCCTACACGGCGCCGTGCGGCCGTCGTTGTCTTGGCGTCCCTCGTCGACACGGCGGCGACCGGACGCCGCTGTGGTCGCGACCACTCGACATAGGGCATACCCTCTGAGCCGTCGCCGGCGCGCCGGGCCGATGTGACGCGCGCCCACAGGCCCCAGCAGTCGGGCGTCGCACAGGCACGCGACTCGTCGGGAACGACGGCCATGGCGCGCCAGCACGCCCGGTGAAAGGCCGTACGGCAGCCGGCCGTGCATTCGACGCGCACGACCTTGCCCACGCAAAAGCGCGACGCGGCGCTGCACGTCGTGCACGCGCACCTCGGATGAGCAACAGGCGCGGCGGCCACAACGCCCACAGCGGCAGAGGGCGGTACTGCAGCCTGTGCGGTGGGCGTCGTCGGCGCCTTGCATTCTGCCGGCGCCGGACCGCGCTCGCCGGGGTGGGATTGTTTGACTTGGGCGTGTTGCTCCTCAGAGAGGCGGCCCTGCTGCCGGCGCTGCCTCTGTCGGCGGGGGACGGCGGCCGATGGTACGGTCGGCGCTGGGCGCACGGCCTGCGTCGGCACGGCCAGGGGCGAGGCCATCGCCGTCGGCAGTGTCTGGGGCGAAAGAGACGGGGCCGTCGGCAACGCCTGAGAAATAGTCGACGCAAGCGCTCGCAATACGGGGCGCACCGCTGACACGTTGGCCGTGCGCGCAATCGACGACGACGGCGGCTCCACGAGACGGAGCGCCGTGCGCCACACCCTGTCGCAGTTGCCGCATGCGCCAGGTGCGCACCGGCGCGCCACGGACCCGTCGGCGGCGACAGCGACGCACGCATCGAGAGCCGGCCGCACCGCCGCAATGACAAAGCGCGTCGGCGGCAGCATGGGCCGGCAGGTCTCAAAGCACAGCGAGGGCACGCGCAGCAGGCCGGCTCGGTGAAACTCGAGCGCCAGGCTCTCGGGCAGCGCGCCCTCGGCGATCTTGTGGGCGCCGGGCGCGCGCGCCGCGTCGAGGTCGATATCGGTGGCCACCCATGCGACCTCGGCCGGGCCGCACCAGCGCACGACGCAGAGCATGGTGCAGAGGCCGCTGCCGGGCGGGTAGGACGCGTGGTCGAGCGCCGTGAGGCTCAGCACCTTGGCGCCGGCGTAGGCGCGGCCCGAGTTGGTGACGCCGGCGATGAGCGCCGTCGCCACCGTGTCGAGCATGGCCATGCTCTCGTAGGCCGTCGAGTACGACCGCAGTTCGCCCACGATCAGCCGTCGCAGGCAGCGGCCGCGGCCCTCGGACCGCGGCCGCTGTTGTCGGTGCCCCGCTGTCTCGCTCATCTCCGGCTCCTACTCTTGGCCTGTCTCTTTCTCTCTTTTTTTCCCCTCCTTGCCGTCGTCTTTGCCTCTTGACGCGGTCCTCTGTCGGCGCGGTGCTCTCGGGTCGCGTGCGCTTTGTCTATGGGGGCGGTGGGCGAGGCAACAATCGAGGCGCACAACAGCGGGCTTGGGCCTCTTTTTTTTCCTGCTCCTTTGAGGGAGGCGGCCGTGGATGAGGAGGAGAAAGAAAAGCAAAAGGGGACCGAGCCGCCAAGGCCGCAGAGAGCGAGAGAAGAAAAAAAGAGACCAGACGAGAAAGGCGCAAAAAAAGAAGGATGGGGTCAGGCTGACCGAATTTGCGTGCGCGCCCTTGGCTCTGTTTGTCTTTTTTTTTGCGGTGGCGCCCTTTGGGCAAAAGAACCCCGGCCACCTATACAGCCGGCCAATCCGTATGCGCCAGTGTTGCATATCTCGAAAAAGGAAAAGAAACCGTTTCCTCACGCCGGTTGCCTGGGAGAGGATACGGTGGGGACATTGCCGTCTGACCGCTACAGGTGGCGACGAGAGAGCGCGCCACCCGCGCAGAGGGGGCCATGGGCGACCACCGCATCGGCGCCGTCCCTCGGCCTCGGTCGGTCCGCTCTTTTCCCGCGTCTTTGCCTTTTTCGTATTTTTGTCGACGGCACAGTTGCTATTGGTCGTGGGCGAGGTTCGGGGAGAGGCCCAGAGGCGCACAAAAACCAGAGCCTGCAACTGCTCCGCAACAACTCGGCACATCCACACATACCGACCGAGACACGACGAAAAAACCCCACAACCAGCAATTATGGGCAACGTACAGTCAGACTCTATGCAGCCGCCGAGCGGCGGCGGTGACGGGCAGTCGGCAAAGGCAACGCTGCTCGGCGCCCGAGGCGTTGACCCCGAGATCGAGCGCAAGGCCATCGAGGGAGGCAAGCGCGTCTGCGGCAGTATGAGCCTCGGGATGGTCGACGACCTGGCCCTGTCGCCCGACGACGGATGGGAGTCCGAGGACCGGGCCTTCCCGATCCCCGCCCGCGTCGCCGACCCGGCCACCCAGAGAGTGCTGGACTATGTGCGGGCCGTGCCCAAGCGGTGCCACATTGTCATGGTCAACCGACGCACCGGACAGGAGATTCCCATGCTCACGCCCGAGGGCGGAGCCCTGCTCTGTCTGGCGCTCGACACCGAGGGCGCGCGCGATTTTATGGACTACATGGAAGACAAGGCCATGCGCCGCGAGCGCGCGGCCCTCCTGCGCGAGATGGCTGCCAACGCGCTGGCATTGTCCAGGCGCCGTCAGATCCCGTCGGACGTCTACGAGTCGATCCGCAGCCTCTGCCGAGAAGGGCTCGACGCCAAGCGCCGACGCGACAGCGCCAAGTCATGACCTTTTTCTTCTCTTTTGCTTATTTTGTTTCTCTTTCTTTGTGACAAATGTAAAAAAACGAATGAAAAATTCGTTTTAAAAAATAGGGAACCCCACAACAACAAAAAAGGGAGTCTGCGAGTGGACCCAGAAGGGACAGGACACCGGCGGCGGCAAGAGCATACACAGGAATCTTTTTTGCCTTTTTGTTTCTCTCGGACTAAGCGGCGGCGGACCTTGGCGTTGGGCGAGCAAAGGGGCCGAACAAAGAGACCTCCCTAAACCAAAACTCAGCGACGCGAGGGGGCAAAAAGGCGCACGACGGTCCGGGCAAAGTCGTCGCGCAACAGGCCCGGATCTGCCAAAGGCGCGCGACCCTGTGCGCGCGCCTCGGCCGCTGGCAGGGCGGCCTCGACGGCCTCGACGAGCGTTGAGACGGGCACCCACGCCACGTTGATCTTTTCATAGTAGCCCTTGGGCGCGGCAAAGGCCTCGTCCGCGCGCCGCGCCCGCGAGCCTTCGGCGGCCGCTGCGGCCTCGCGCGCATAGGCATACACGCGCGCAAACTGGGTCGGCAGAGTGGCGTCGTAGGGTACCTCCCACAGGAACACGACGGCGCCCTTGGGCGACCGCGCCTCGACCAGACGCCCGGCGGCGGCCGCACCGCGCAGAGCCGCCTCGATCTCGTCGCGCGACCCGAGCATGCCCATGGTCTCCTCGTAGGCCTCGCGCGCGGCGGCCGCCACTTCGTCGCGGTCGCTCGCGCGCTCGACGCCGCCGCCAAAATCGGACCAGCGCCCGCTGTCGCGCCAGCCCGGCTCGTAGCGCTCCTGGCCCAGGAGGACCACGACATCGCGCTCGCTAGGACCACCGTCATCGCCGCGGCCGGATCGAGGGCGTCGCGCCCACGGCAGCACGCCCGCGTATGGTCCCATCCCGGCCGTCGCCGCCGTGTTCATGGTCGCTGACGGATCGTGTTTGCGCGAGACTCTTTTCTTTCCTGTTTTTGTATTTCCCTTTTTTCTTTTTGGGCGTTCTTCTTTTTGTCTATTTTTATGTGCCGGGGCGCCGTCGTTGCGTGTCTCTCTTTTCTTCCTGTGCTCGCGCACCGCAGGCCTTGCCCATCGAGAACCCTCAAAGCGCACCGCCGCAGCACCCAGCCGTCCGCCAAGAGACCGGCACGAAAAAAACAGGGAAAAGAAAATACTTTTTTTCGAAAGAAAAAGCACATATTGATGTGGTCCATTTTGGGTAAATCGCGCCCAATTGGTTGTCTGACAATGCCACTTTGGCCAAACCTGCAATAGAGGGCGCCGTGAGCGCACTTGGCCTACAAAGCAAAAACAAGACAAGGCGCCCTGCACGCGACCGCAGGCACCTCAACAGTCGAGAAAAGAAAAAAACAAACCATGATGGACCCAAGGACGACTGCGCTGCCGATCGACAATCTGCCTCGGTACGCGACATGGGCAGACCTAGAGCCACACTCCAAGACCCCCGCCAAGCGACCGCGACGCGAGGGCATTGAGCAGCCCCGCACGGACCGACGGCACGCCGACGCCGCCAAGCGCCATTGCCCGTGTCGCGAGGACAGCGCCCGCAGCATTCCAGCACGGGCCGACTCGGTCGAGGCACCCCACACCGACGACATTGACGACACGCCCCTGCCCGAAGAGATCCTCGTGCTCATCGCCGGCTATTGCGACCTGCCCGACCTGTGCCGCCTGGCCCGCGTGTCGCGCACATGGCACCGCGTGGTCTCGGATGCGCGTCTCTGGAAGGCGGCCTATACGCGCCGTCTGCCCGCCTGCGCGTCGCCCCATCGCTGTCGCGGCGTGCTCACCGATGCCATCGCCGACGCGGCCTTTTTCGCCGGCGGCCTCTCTGCGCTCGGCGTGCCCGACAACGATTCCTTTTGCGAGACCGTGCAAAAGCCCGATACGGATGCGGTCGCCATGGACACGGACGACGAGGCATCAGATGACATAGAGCCGCCCGTCATTCAGGAGGAGATCCAACACGACACCGACTCGTCTGTTTCGCCCGTCGGTCCGCTGGCCTGCATCCCGCACTGGGCCGTGGCCATCGGCGAGACCCTGTCACGCTGCTGCGCGCGCGTGGCCCGGTCGTCGGGCGAGGCCTATGCGCATGCGAGCGTCGCGGCTCGCAATGCGGCCGCCACCGCACCGCCTTGTCGCCACGTGCCGCCGTCGTTGGGCGATGCCTTTGGTCTCGGCGCGCCGTTATCCACCACCACATCGGCCGTCGGGCCGCAGTTTGTGCACAGCCCGAGCGCGCGCCCTGGCATCGCCCATCGCTCGACGCGCGTTTTCGGCCACACACGAGGCGTGTTTGAATGGCCGGCCCGGCTGGCGACGCCCGGCGTGCACAGGGCGGTGCTCTTTACCGACGGCCGGTCCTACACCAACACGACCGACGAGGTGTCGATGGTGCTCTTGCTCGTCGACGCTGACGGCCGCGCCGTGTGGGCGCTGGCGTGCGCGTCCCCGAGCGCGACCCTGGCGATCGACGGCGCCGATTGGTGCGTCGTCGGCCCCTTTACGTCGCCGGCTCTCGCCCTTCCCGGCGCCCCCAAGACAGAGACCACCCTAGAACCACTGGACCCGACAGAGTCGCCGGCGGCTGCCCATCGCACGGCCCTCTTTGTCGGGCGGCGCCCCGACGGTGCGCTCGTCTGTGGGACCACCAAGCGTGTGCCCACCTTTTTGTCGACCGTGCGCGGCCTGCTCCGGGACGTCGACGGCCCGTGTATCATGCGCTCGCCCGGATCGAACGCCATCTACCGCGGCCCGGTGCGCAGCGCGATACGCAAGGGCGAGGGCGCCGCGCGCACCGCCACAGGCGACCTAGTCTACGTCGGCGGGTGGGACGACGACCTGCCCGCGGGATACGGCACGCTCTACGCGGCGGGCAGTGTGGTCGTGTTTCGCGGCTGGTTCGTGGACGGCGTGCCCGAGGGCGAGGGCGGCACTCTGTGCGTGCCGCCGCGTGAAACAGGCGGACGCACGTGCAAGGTGTGGGCCAGGCGCTGGAGGCGGGTCCAGCGCGGTCTCGCCCAGTGGACCGAGCCCTGCGGCAGCGGCCACATCCGACTCGACGACGGCACGCGCCTCGACTGCCTGTGGGACGCCTGCACCGGGCGCCCGCCCGTCGTCGTGCGCGTCCACGTGCCGCCGGGATCGTCTCTTGCGCGCGACGGCCAACCGTGCGTGTTGGATCTCACCGTGAGACCACCGTCGCTCTATGACGATGCCCTCGCGCTGCTGGACGACGTCAACAATGACGGCGACGGGCTCGCTCCGGCGCCCGACGCGCAACGACGGCGCCGCGGTGCACGGGGCGTCGAGATGCCGCCGGACGTGCGTCGGCGGCGCAGCGCCAAGTCTCGATGGACGGCCCGCATCCCGGCGCCGTTTATCGCCGCGCCATTGTCGATGTGGCCGCCCGAACTCGTCGCCAAGCCGGGCGACTGGATGGCGCGCACGCTCGCGCAGCCGGCCCTGCGCTTTGCCGTCGACCTCGCGCCCCACCGACCCGCCCGACTCGTCGTCGATCTCTTGGACCATTGACCGCCGGCCCGGACGCCTTGCAACGAAATAAAATACACATAGAAAGAAGTTGAAGACCTCTCCCCCGAGAAGAAAAGAAAAGGAAGAGGGGGCGCTTTTGCACATCTTTTGCCCCCGACCGGCTTTTTCGCCATGCGCTGCGGTCTTTTTTTGTGCCGGGGGACAAAAAGAATGATTTTCTACATTAGAGATTCCCGACCTATCTGGCTGACGGCCAAGCCTTTTCTCTTTCGATGCTCTCTTGTTCTTTCTCTCTTTTCCGCACCATCGACCGAGATGGACGGGCGCGAATCTGGCAGCAGATTCAAATTTGGCGCCAGATTGACCTCCCTTCTTCCATTGCCATGCGACCCCCCCCCCCAGAGAGCGGGCAGACGGGTTGGGGCGATAAAAGGCGCAACCTTTTTTTTTAAACAAGGCAAAGCGGCGGGCAAAAAGGAATGGGGGACGACCGCCTGCCGGGCCGCGCCCATTGAGAGAGATGATGGGCACCGGCACAACGGCCTTTTTGCATTGCCCTCTACAAAGGCCGACTCTTTCCTCGCGACAAAAAAACAGCAAAGAGCCGAAACAAAGGGGCAATAAGACGAGCGAAAAGAGAATAGAGACTAACAGAGAATTTACTTGCATCGATGCTTAAGGGCGACGCCCACAGACTTGCGGCGCAGGCAGGCGGCGCGTGAGGGCGCCTTGCACGAGGCTCTCGTGTCCGTGGCCAGGTGGAGGTGGATGTGTTGTGGCGCGGGTCCCGACGACGCCGCGGTCATCGAGGGCACCGCCGGGACAGGCGGCAACTTGGCGTCGGTGAGCACCGAGACGACCTTGGCACAGCACGACGGGCAGCCGGCGGCGATCGTTGCCACGAGTCGCGCGACCAGGTCGCGCTGGTGAGCCGCGTCTGCCAAGGCCGCCGACAGCGCGTCGATATGCTCTGATGGCGACACGGGCAACGGCACGGTCGGCGATGGCGTCGCGCATGGCACGGGCGACGGCATGGTGGGCACCGCGATCGCAGGCAAAGAGGTGGGAGACGTGGTCGTCGCATCGGTCGTCGGGACAAGAGTTGTCGTCGGCGGCGTGTCGTCGGTGGGACGGGACGGGGCGTGTGTCTGCTCGTTCGAGCGCCCGTGCGGCTGTGGTTGTTGCAAGGGGATCGCCTGGTCATGCGTCGTGACGGGCTCGGCTGCCAGAGGCAGGGAAGGCACTGCGGCAGTCGACGGGGGTGTCGCACGTGAACCGAGACGTCTGGAAGCGCCAAAGGGCGGTCTGGACAGCCTGGGGCGCACCGCAACTACGGGCGCAACAGAGGCGACCGGCGCTGTCGTAGTGGAAGGCGACGGTGCGACGGCAGCGGGCGCGGTGGCCAAAGGCGTCGAGGCAGCGGCGTCGGTGGCAGTGGCTGTAGTGGTGGTGGCGGTCACAGAGGCGCCTCCATAATTGCGCCACCGCTGGGCGGCGGCGGCGCGCATGTCGTTCTCGGGTTTGGTCTCCAGCGCGGTCTCGCGCGGTGCGGACGCAGGCTGCGGTGGCGACTCGCGCGCCTGGCTCGTCGGGGCCGGCTGGGCACGCTGGATGACGTTGGCAAAGGGGTTGGCAGGACGTCGCGCAAAGGTCGCCATGTTTGTCTTGGTTGAATGTTTCTTTTCTGGTGATGGTGGGCCGGTCGGTGGATGCTCGGTTGTATCACGACGCCACGCCTTTTTGTGTTTTGGCACACAGGGCAACGTGTCTGCAACTATTTCTTTGGCCAATGAAAAATGTTTTCGTTTTTTGGGAAAACGGATCGAACCAACCGTTGTGGGGGTGGGGTGTGCACAAAAGGCGACCGAGTGTGGCTCGAATGCCCGCAGCAGACTCGCGCACACCACAAAACACAAGAGCAAGAGGCCAAGGAAAAAAAAAGAGGAGGACAAAAGGCAGCCCCGGTGCGCGCGACCCTTGGCGGCCTCTCGCTCGGTCACACCCCTCTCGGCGAGCGACTGTCCTTGTGCAGCGACGCGAGGCCTCGTGGGGCAGAGGAAAAAAAAAGGCGCAGAGAGGCCCAACGATGGACACGTGCACCCGCCAGACCTTTGGTGGCCACGCCGACGGCAGCGACGTCACGTTGCCGGTTGTACGCCACCTCTCGGACCGGTGCTACCTCGGTTCCGACACGATCGACCGCGACGACGGCCACGCCGTGCCTGCGTCGACCGCAGATCCACTCTATGGCGTCGACGACACCAACAGGAGCGCGACAAACAACAACGACGACAACGTTGTTGGTAATGGCGATGACGACGATGACGATAGTGACGACGTGGATGGACTATTTGGTCGCGCACGCGGCCGATCCCGTGCGCCATCGGCGCGCGCCCATCGCCACTGGTGGTCCCAACACCATGGACTCCCGGCGGCAGACATGTCTGCCGCAGGCAGCCATGTGCGGCTCGTGATCGACGTCGCCGTCCCCATGAGGCTCTATGTGCGCGCGCCCTCGCCCGCCGCCATGGCGGCCGTCGCGTCCCTCGCCCGCCGGTCGCCGTCATCACTGTCGCCGTCGTCGTCATCGTCGTCGCCCACGTCGTCACCGGACCTGGATAGGTGGCGCGACGTCCCGGAATCGCCCACGCACAATTTCGTCAATGACGACAACGATGACAACGACGACGACGACACATGCGCCGACGGCGATATGGACGTCTGTGCGACGGCGCCCGGCATCGACCCCAACCTGTTGCACGCGCCGGCGGCCATGATCGACAGCGAGGCCTATGTGCGCGGCCGCGCGGCCTATGTCGCCGTACAGCACGAGGCCCTCCAGGCACACCGCGAGCGCGGCGTGCGCCTTCTGGGCGAACGGGCTGGCATGCCGGGCATGCCGATGGACCTCTCTAGCCTGTTGGACCTCTACAAGCACCGTCTGGCCATTGCACACGTGCAGTCGCTGCGCCGGCGCGTGGTGGCCCTCGACGCCCTGTACGACCACACGATGCGCGGACGGTGCACGCCGCCCGAGTCGGTACGCACGGCCGCCAGCACGACCGGTGGCGTCGAGTTTGCCGCCGCATGGTACGGCCAGTGGGCCTCCACCGCCGTGCCGCTCCAGACGCCCGACGACGCCGACGGCGACCGCGCGCAGGACACGGCCCATATGCATTGCGTCGGCAGCGGCGGCGAGGCACCGTCGAGGCCAGTGGCCTGGGTGCCCGTGGCGGGCAACACGGGCGTCCCGTTGCCCGCTGGCGCGCCGCTGTTTTACGTCGGCGTCATGCGTGACCCCCTAGCGTGTCCCATGCACCGCGACGCCGATGGCCGCCTTACATGCCCGCCCGTCGGGTGCACCCACCGCGACCTGCTCGCGGGCGTGATGGACGCGCTGGGCGACGCGCGCGCCCTCGACACCCTCCTCGCCATGCTGGTGGCCGCCGACGCCGACACGATCGAGTTTGCCCTCGCGCTCCGCTCCACGGTCAACACGACCCTCGACCGCGCGCGCCGTCGCTGGGGCGGCAAGAGCGCGGCGGCCGTCCAGCGCGAGCCCGTCGACCTCTTTTCCGAGTTTCCCGTCGACGCCTTTGTGCTCGCGCGCATGGGCGCCGACGGCGCGCTTCTCCCGCACGTCATCGCCGTCGCCCCGCGCTTGGACATTGAACTGTGCCTGTGAGGCGCGCGCCCGCAGCGACGCCCGACTCTGTCCCTCGGACAGGGAACCGGCGCCGCCGCCGGCAAGACCACCGTATCCGGGCCGAGCGCGCGCACCCTCTTTTTTCTTTCTCCTCTTTTCTTGGTTTCGCCCCCGACGACATTCGCATATGCGCACACCCTCTTTTGAAGGACCGCGAGGGTCCTCTCCTTCCTGTAACACCACCATCAACTACACCCGCAGAGCGCCGGCAAAGACATTTTTTTAAAATAAATTAAAAAAGAACGAAAAAATGACCATTTATCCTTTTTTTTCTTGCGCGGTGCGCACGAGGCCGTCGACAGGTGGGGGAGCGGTCCGGCAGAATCTGCCAAAAAGAGGCTCTAGGATCACGACCGACTTGCACGAGTTTCTGTTCTTTTGAGCGTCGCACGCAAACAAATGGGAAAGAAATGGCGGAGCGGTAATGGCGCGATGCGACAAAGCAACCGGCTGGTGGGTTCTCGCAGATTGTTTTTTTCGAAGGCCACCTTTCGCGGATGCTCGATTAGGGCGCCTCAAAAAAAAAAGAGGGCGCGCGCGAGGCGAGATGGAAAAAACGGGGGGCCTCGCCAAAGTGGAATGCGTAAAGCGCGGACCGACAGGGCTGGGAGGCTCGGCAAGAAAAGGACCGAGGTATGAGAAAAACATGCAATCTTTCTTTTTTTCTGTGGCCGGCACAAAAGAAAAACAAAATGGCACAGCAAAAGAGGAAAAAAAGAGAGAAATAAAAAAGAGATCACGGCTCCACCTTGGCGCCCGTGAGGATGAGGCCGTTGTGGCAGTGGTTAAAGATCGTGAGCGTCCACTCGCCGTAGGGGGTGCCGCTCTCGCACAGCGTGCCCTCTTCATCTTGGTGCGAGTCCTCGTAGTCCTCTTCGTCATCGTCTATGATTTCGTCTTGGTCCTCGTTCTCCCATTTGATGTCGTCCCATGTGTCTCGGTAGTGGGGCAACTCGACGCGCGACCGATAAGGGCCAGTCGGGTTTTCATCGTCGTCGTCGCTGTCGATTTCAGTGTCGCTGTCGTCATCATTGTCTGCATCGTCGGCGTCGCCATGACGCTCGTCCTCTGTCCCGTTTCGGTCACTATCCTCGGTGCGTCTTTGCTTGGGCGTTGTGCAGCCATCGTTATCGGCCTCGGCCGGGGTCGATGTCCCCGGCGGCAGCGCGCCAGATGCCCTGGGCGCGCACAGGTGGCCGGAGCGCATCTCGCACCACACGAGACGGCACATGCGGTGGTAGAGGTTGCCGTCGGTGTCGATCACGTCCCAAGATGACGGCGTGGAATTGCGCCTGAGCACGCACCACAAGAGACGGATCGAGATGGGGCACGTGGGCGACCCCGTGTCCTTGGAGTCGGCGGCCACGAGCATGTCAAACCGCACGCCCAAGCCGCCGACACAGTCGTAGAGTGCGCGGCAGACCGACCCGAGCAGCGCCAGGGCGCGCGCCATGCGCCAACACCTTTTCTGAGCCCCGTCGCCAAAGCCGCTGCGGTCGAGCGAGGCAACCTCGGCAAGCATAAACTCGACCACGAGTGTCCACACCACGGGCGCTTCGGCGGCGTCTGTCCACGGGCAGCCCTCGGCGTCGCCGGCCGCAGCGTGCCAGCGGCGCGGTTGCGTGCGCTTGGAACGGCCCCCGCCCTGTGTCGTGGTCTCGTCTTTGCCATCGACACCACTAATGGAATCGCGCTTGCGCTTGGTTCTCGCGGGCATGCCTGTCAATTGCTCTGCTGAATTGTCGAGGACCATGGCAGCGGCGGCAGGGCAGAGCGTCGTCGACCTGACCGTTGCCATCAGAAAAATCGAGAAAAAAAAAGGTTTTTTTGGAATAGAGAAAGAGGCTCAAAGCAGGTTCCTCGCTGCGCGCCGGCATCTTCTTTTTATCGTCAAATTGTGCACTCGGCCGTGTCGACCCGTTGCCGCATTGGCCCTCCTTTTTCTTTGCTTTCCCTTTTTTATAAGAAAAGACGGCACCGCCAATGCTGCGCGTCCTTTCTTTTCCGGTGGGCGTGCGCCCGAGGCAACAAGGCCTGCCGTCCTCTCTTTTTTTCCCTTTGCCCGCGAGTGGCCCAAAAAAAAAGAAAGAAAAGAATGTATGAGGCCGCCCATGCGGCGCACGCGCCTTTTTTCTATCGGCGCACCGACCGACAGTCGGCGCCGTTTTTTGTTTTTTCTTGGGTTTTCCAAGAATAGTCTTGCCAACATCTTGCATCGCACGCACAAGAGCACACAGAGAAGGAAAAAGTGAAGAAAAAAACGACACCGAGGGGCGGCCTAAAAGGGGCGGCTACCGCGCGGAGCCAAATCGAGCCGCACCATCTGCGGGTAGCGGGCCGGCGCGGCGACACCCGACGGCGGCGGCGTAACAGAGGCGACGGGGCGACGGGCCTGCATGCTGCCGCCGGCGAGGGCCGCCAGCGTGCCGGGCGACTCGCCCATGAGCACCAGCGCGGCGCGGCACAGGCCGGGCACGTCGCGTATGAGATTGGCCCCGAGGGCGCCCTCCTCGCGCGCAATCTCGCGCAGGGTCTCGACCTCGGCGGGCGAGACGGCCTCGCCGCGGTAGGTGCGCCGGCAGATGTCGATGGCGACGTCGCGCGCCGACCGGCCCGGCGCTGCCGTTCCCAGGGCTTCGTCGGCGCGACGCTTGCGTCCCGACGCGGGCTGCCGTTGCCGCTGATCGTAGGGCGACGCCGGCGTCGGGCTGGGCGGCGGGGCAAATGCCACGGGGCCGGTCCAGCCGACGGGCGCGATGCCGCCGCGCGCCGCCATCGGGGTCAGGCCCATCGAGGCCAGGCCCGCCGAGCAGGCCGCCACGAGCACGTCCATGTCACTGCCGACGGCACCCTCGGCGCGCGCCGCCGACACGACAAACTGCGCCACCCGCGGGTCGACGGGCTCGCCGCGGCGTAGCGCCGTGCACACGCTGGCGGCCGCGTCGCGTACCGACGGCCCCATGGCCGACGCGGCCGTGCGCTTGCGTCCGCGCGCCTCGTTCGGCCCATCAGCCCATTGCATTTTCTTCCCTTTTCTTTCCCTTTTGTTCTTTTTTTAGGTTTTTCTCCTGCCCGCCAAAATCGCCGCTTTTTTTTGAAAAACTGTTTTTTCGTCTAGTTTCGCCCCCTACTTTTTTTTCTGTATGTGCCTGCCGGCAGCGTCGGATCGGATCAGAGCCAATAGTGGGCGGGCGGGCTGGTCGTCCTTTTCCTCCCAGAGACTGCCGAACGGACGCGCTCGTCGGATTTAGGGCGGCGTCGCGGTGGCCACCTTTTTTTGTCTTTTTTTCTTCCGCCGCTACGCTGCCCTTTGTGTCTAGTCGTCGTCCTAGGCCAGAGCAAAAAGCCGACGCGCAAAATACACCGCGCGCAAAAGTCGCGACGACGGCCAGCCAAAAGACGAGAGAGACCAGAAAAAAAAGACGACTCGCGTGAGAACAAAAAGAGAGAGAGAGCCCCTGTGACCCACAAAAGCGCTGCAAGCCCGTCAACGGCCATGCCAACTATGTAGTGTAAAGATAAAAAAAGGACACCATTTCTCCAGTTCATTTTTTACGAGCCGGCTTGCACTTTTTTATCCTCTTTTTTCTTTTTTTTTCCCCTCGCGTGCGACGACCATGAGTCGCCCCAAGGACAAACGGTCCACATTTTAACGGGAGCGAAAAAAAGAGACGGGATGGCGAGGCGCACGACGCCGCGGCGTCAGAGGCGAATGTCGAGGTGGGGACGCGGCACCAGGGCCAAAGGCGCGGCGCGGACCGTGTCGACGAGGTCCCCATAGCGTCGCCAGAGCCACACGACGACCCTCGTGTTGCCGTCGGCCAGGGCCTCGGCAGCGGCCAGCGTGACGGCGTCGGCGATGGCGCGGTCGACGGCCTCGCGGTACGATGCGGAAGCGGCGGTCGGGTCGAGCAGCAGCGCGACGGCTTTGGTGTCGCGTGCGCACAGGCTCTCGTAGAGATGTGATCTCGCCGGCTCGGTCGACGGCACCCCGCGTATGTGGCCTAACAACGAGGGCGTGCGATGGCATCCATGCGCATAGAGAAGGCGCGCGGTCTCGGCATCGCCGGCGCGCCAGGCGTCCCACGCCGCGCCGGAGCCGCCGAATCGCATGCGCGCGCACGCCCATCGTGCCACGTCCGAATCGCCGCGGCCAAAGGCTGCGACGGCCACCTTTGGATAGATCAGGCCGACCTGCGGCGGACCGACGGCGGGAGGCCGTCCGCCGACGGCTCGCGGATCGTCGCCCAACGCGGCCATGAGGTCGGCGCGCCCCAAGAGGGCCAACGTCGCCAGGAGCGCCGAGACACAGAGGTGCGAAAAGATGTGGCTCGGATCAAACATGCCGGTGTGCTCGCAGAGCCATGCGAGGTCGTCGCACGCGGCCGGCCACGGCAGGCCCGACGGCAGGGAAGCGATGACGCCGAGAACGCGAAAGAACTCGTATCTGTAGCGCAAAGTCTTGGCGACGGCGTCGCCGCCGTGGCGCTCGCGCAGCCCCGCCAGGCCGCCGCGCAAAGTGACGTTCCAAGCGGCGCCGACGCCCTCTTGCGATGCGCCCGCCGGGTCTGCCGCCGCCTCGTGGGCCAGTCGCTCGTCGCGGGCTTTGTCTTCTTCCTCTCGCCATTCGTCTTCCGGGTCGGCAACGTACGGGCCAGTGGGGAACAGCGCAGAGATTGCGTCAGGATACAATGTGAGGCCGAGGTTCGGTAGGAGCAAGGGGTACAACTGAACGGCGACGTCTGGGCTGTTCGCCTCTTTCGCGTGCTCGATGACAGCCTTCACGCGCTCGACGACAGCCCGAACGGCGGCCGGGGCCATGCCTTGCACAGCCCAGGCGTGCTTCATAAACACGCCCAAGTCCATGCGCAGGCGTCGCCACAGGCATTCGGCGGCATCGTCTGGCGCGCGGGCTTGTACCACGCTGACCATCGAGTGCACGTCGACGGGCGTGATCGCGCGTGTCGTCGGCCGGTTATCTTCGGTGCACAGCCACGATAGCGCCTGACCACGACAGAGGCGGGAGGCGGTCGCGGCGAGGACCAGCCACAGCGCCGATGGCAGCGGCCACAGCGGCGCGGCGGCCGGAGGACTCGCGGCCGCGCTCAGACGGGCCAGCGCTTCCACCTGGGGATCATAGTCCCAGGGACCCTCTTCTTCTTGTCCATCGGGCGCCGCAGGCAGCGCAGTCGTGGCACCGAGAAGAGAGGCCTTGATCAAGTCGAGCACGTCGATGTGGCCGGCCGCGACGGCCGCATAGAGGCACGCGTGCCAGCCAGAGGCCGACGTCGGGCCAAAGACCTCGGGCCGTACCACGGCATGGCGCAGGCCCTCGACGTCGCTGGCGGCGCACAGCGACAGCACGGTCGAGTAGCGGCAGCGCCGGGCGACCAGTCGGGTGCTGCCCAGGACGACATGAAAGCGCCGCCAGGCGAGCAGGCATGCGCCCAGGTCCTTGGGGTCGAGTACATGCTCGACAACGATATAGTCGAGGATCTCGTCGGGCAGGACGTCGATGGCGGGCGCACCCGAATCAAGCGTCGAGTCCATGGTTTGACAATTTCTTTGGACCGCGCCTTTCTGGACCGCCTTGTTGCGCCGTCCACCGATCAAGGAAAAAGACTTTGCCGCCCGCAAATTCGAACCAATTAAATCTGCCGGCTGCGCGATTTGCCGGCCCCGAAAAGAGGGGTCTGTGGCATTGGCGCGGTCACGCTCTACCTCTTTTTTTTTTCTCCATAAATGAAGGGATTCGCAGTAAGTCAGAGGTTCGGTCCTCACGAGACACCGAATTACCCGGCCGGTTACTCACCCGCAAAAGCCGCCCCGCAAAGGACCCCCTGCGGATGCGGAAGTGAGCGCGGTGCGAAAAAAAGGGCCACTGTTGACTCGCTTGTTTTCTTTTTTTTATTTTTTGACAAGACGAGGGTGTCTGGTGTGTTTCCATTCCTGCCCTGTAAAAATCAAAATAAAAATTCTTTTTTTTTTCCTTTGCCGGCAGAACAAAGCGCAAATCACCCGTGCTCTACATTTTTCTACGTCCTTGGTGCCCTGGCGCGGATGGGAATAAGCGACGGCGTGCGCGTCGTGCGCGCCTCTTCCAGGAGCGCATCGACGAGGTCCGGGTAGCGTCGGTGGAGCCACACGACGACTCTTTGGTTGCCGGCGGCCAATGCCTCGTCGGCGGCACGCGTCACGGCCGCAGAGATTGCGCGGTCGACGGCCTCACGATAGGAATCGTCGGCCGCGGTCGGGTCGAGCAGCGCACCGACGGCCTCGGTGTCTCGCGCCCGCAGGCTGACATAAAGCGGCGACTCGGCGAATTCACCGTCGAGGACGCTAGCACGCGGCGCGCGCTCGCATCCATGCGCGTAGAGGAAGCGAGCGGCGTCGGCGTTGGATTGCCAGACATCCCACGCCGCGTGCGTGCTGCCCGGACCCATGCGCGCGCACGCCCACCGCGCCGTATCCAAGTCGCCACGCCCGACGCAGACGGCCGTCGCGTGCGCGTACATGTATGCTATATAGTTGGGTAACGGGGCACTGGTAGTGGGCATTACGGTATCACGGTCGAATTGGGCCGCGAGGTCGCAACGCCCGCCCAAGATCATCATCGCGCAAAGCATCTGCTTGATATATGGTCCATAGGCAGGTAAGAAATTCTGGTCGGTCGGCGCGCGCTTGTAGAGCCATACGACGTCGTCGCACAGAGGAGACCAGACCGTGTCGCAAGCCATGACATCGGTTGGCGACGCGTCAAGGCACGACGCTATCGGGACGAAAATGGAGAGCATGCGCATGTAGTAATCGGTGGCACGGTTGAGCGTTGCGGCAACGGTTTCGTCCCCATACTGTGAGCGCAGGGCGGTCAGGTCACCACGCGCCACCATGAGCCACGCGGCCTCGACGGCATCGGATGACGCATGTGACGGGTCGGCCATGGCTCTGTGCACCAATTCTTTGTCGACCGATTCGACGCCTTGCGCCTTTTCAATGTAGGCACGCAGCGCGTCAGAGGACGAACGCGTCCCTTGTCTGTCGGCGCGGATGTGCTCCATTGACCGCTGGAACAGATCGACAATGTCCAGGCCGCTGACGGCCGAGACGCGCTCGGCGATGGCGCGCATGGCGTCCTCGTCCATCGCGTGGGCTGCCCGCCTGTTGGCGAGCACGACGCCGAGATCGAGGCGCATCCGCACCCACAGCAACATGTCGTTTGAGCAGGTCCAAATCCGCGCGTAGGCAGAGAGTACGCATCGGAGCGTCACCACGCGCTCCGGCCGGTTGCCGTCGGCGCACAGCCATGCCAGCGCTCGGTCGCACCCGCGGTGGGCGGCGGCCACAGCGATGGCCAGCCACGACGCCGGACTCGGCGGCCACGTCGGTACATCGATCCGCTTCCCCTGCGCCAACGAACGGATGGCCATCAATTCGTGTGCGTGCATATCATCCGGCGGGTCCGGGTTCAGACAGGGCGCGGGCGGCAGCGTGGCTGCCACCTCGACGATGCGCGCCTTGAGGTGGTCCAAGGCGTCGACATGGTCGCCGACCGCAGCCGCATAGAGACACGCGTCCCAGCGGAAGCCGGGCACGGGTCCAAATGTCTCGGGCCGCGCGGCGACGTGGCGCAGACCGTCCGTGTCGCCGGCGGCGCACAGTGACAGCAGCGTCGAATAGCGACAGCGTCGGGCAATCAGTCGGGCGCTGCCCAGAACGACGTGAAAGCGCCGCCAGGCCAAGAGGCACGCACCCAGGTCCTTGGGGTCGAGGACATGCTCGGCAACGATATAGTCGAGGATCTCGTCGGGCAGGACATCAAGAGTGGGCACATCCGAATCGAGCGCCGAGTCCATGGTTTGGCTGTTTCTTTGGACCGCGGCTGCCTTGTTGTCCCGCCAGCAGCGCGAGGAAAAGAGACCCTTTTGCAAAACCCAATCACTCGATCCCGTCGGCCGCGCGGTTTCCAGCCCCAAAAGAGAGGCCGATCGTATTGGCGCGGCCGCACGATGGCGAAAAAAAGGGACAGACACGGCGGTCCATAGATTTGGGGGTTTGGTCTCTGCGAGGCGCCAGGTCGCCTCGCCGGTTGCTCGCCCGTGAAAGCCGCCCCATTGAGGACTCTGGCGATATGGACGCGCGAGCACAGGGCGGAAAAAACACACTGTTGGCTCTCTTGTTTCTTTTTTCTCTTTGGCTGAGGCGATGCATATGTGTTCCAGTTTCCGCTTTGAAAAAAATCAAAGAGACAGAGACAAAACATTTTAAAAAACCATTTCTTTTCTAGGGCCTCGGTGCCCTGGCATGGATGGGAACAAGCAACGGCGTGCGCGTCGCGCGCGCCTCTGCCAGGGCCATATTGACGAGGTCCGGGTAGCGTCGGTGGAGCCACATGACGACTCTCAAGTTGCCGGCGGCCAGTGCCTCGTCGACGGCGCGCGTCACGGCTGCAGAGATCGCGCGGTCGACGGCCTCGCGATAGGAATCGTCGGCGGCAGTCGGGTCGAGCAGCGCGTCGACGGCCTCGGTGTCGCGCGCGCACATGCTGACATAGAGCGGCGACTCGGCGCATGCATCGCGATATCGCTCGACCTCGGCCACAGAAGGCGCGCGATCGCATCCGTGCGCATACAGAAAGCGAGCGGCCTCGGCGCGGCCCGCACACCAGGCGGTCCACGGTGTGAGCGCACGGGTCGAGTCCATGCGCGCGCACGCCCACCGTGCCGTTGTCAAGTCGCCGCGGTTGACGGCGGCGACCGCCACGCACGTGTATATGTGCCCTATGTTTGACAACATAGATCGGCCGGCAGCGGACGGCTCGTCGCTGGCGCTCCCTGCCCCACTGCCCAACCCGTCCATGAGGTCGCGACGGCCGGCGAGCGCCATCATCACGCAGAGCATCGGGACAACGACCGAATCAACTATTGGGTCCCGATCCACGCTGGGTGCCGCGTACTCGCGAAAGAGCCACATGGCGTCGTCACATAGGGACGGCCACGGCAGATCCGTATCCGCAAAGTCGACCAGTGGCGAGTCGGCATAGGGCGCGACCATGACGGCGAAAAGGCCCAAGATCTGCGCGGGGTAGAACGGATGGCGATTGAGGGTCACGGCGACGGCCTCGTCGCCATACTGGGCGCGCAATGCGGTCAGGCCACCGCGCGCTACGATGGCCCAGGCAGCATTGACGGCATCGGCCGACGCACTCGACGGATCAGCCATGGCCTCGTGGACCAGTTGGTCGGCCATGGGATCCATCTCTTTGGGTCGACCCAAAAGCCTGTCTAGCGTTTGAAAGACGGAAACGGCCTCTCCCGCATCGTCGGTGATGTTCTCGACGGACCGCTGGAACAGGCCGACCACGTCCAGGCCGCTCGCTGCCGAGACGCGCTCGGCGACGGCGCGCATGGCAGCCTCGTCCATGGTGCGTGCGGCGCGCTTGATCATCGAAAGGACGCCGCCGTCGAGACGCATGCGCAGCCAGAGCAACCCATCGCCGCTAAGTTTATACCCAAAACGCGTCGTCTCGTGGGCAGAGAGCACGCATTGCGGGGTGGGCGCTTGTGCCGGACGGTTGTCCTCGGCACACAGCCATGCAAGCGCTCGCTCGCAGCCGCGATGGGCGGCAGCGACGGCCAGGGCCAGCCACGACGCCGGGCTGGGCGGCCACGTCGGCGGATCAACCGTAGGGTTCTGCGCGGCCAGGCGGATAGCCCTGAGTTCGCCTACGTGTAAACCGGTTGCCGGTTCGGGGTCGAGGTCGCGCGCGGGCGGCAATGTGGCGGCGACCTTGATGATGCGGGACTTGAGATGATCGAGCACGTCGACGTGGTCGCCGACCGTGGCCGCATAAAGGCACGCGTCCCAGCGAAAGCCGGGCACGGGTCCAAAGACATCAGGTCGCACGGCGGCATAGTGCAGACCGCCTAGATCGCCGGCGGCGCAGAGCGACAAGAGAGTCGAAAAGCGGCACCTTTGGGCGACAAGGTCGGCATCGGTGAGGACATGGAACCGGCGCCAGGCCAAGAGACACGCGCCTAGGTCCTTGGGGTCGTCGACGTACACGGCAACAATGAGGTGGAGGATTTCGTCGGGCAGGACGTCGATGGCAGGGTCGTGAGCATAACTCGATGGCGACGGGTCTGCCATGGTCTGTGTGATTGTGTCGGTTGTCTCTGTCTCTTGTTTCCAAAGTCAGGCGTGCAACGCGCGCTGGGCAAGACAGCGGACCCTCCCAGCCCAGCGAAAAAAGTAACCAATGGCGTTGGCCGTTAGGCGCGACACAGCCACACAAAAGAAACCCCGCGGCGTCACCTTTGGCCGATGCCCAAAAGGCCAGGTTTTGGCGTGGCGCGTCGACCACCAAGAGAGAAAAGGTTGGGGCATTGGCTGGCTCCCTTGTGTACTTGGTCCTGTTTTTCTTTTTTTAATCATTCGATTTTATTCCTTTTTTTTCTAAATGGTGTGGAAAAGGGAGATCATTTAGGGGTGAGGGGGGCTAGATCTTTTCCGATCCAATGCATACGGGGACGAGCGACGGAGCGCGCGTGGCGCGCGCCTTTTCCAGGACCGCGTCGACCAGATCCTCATAGCGCCGGTGAAGCCACAGGACGACCCTCAAGTTGCCCTCGGCCAAGGCCTCGTCGGTGGCCATCGCGATGGCGGCAGAAATGGCCTCGTCGACGGCTCCACGGCAGGAATCGTCGGCGGCGGTCGGGTCGAGCAAAAGGGCGACGGCTTCGGCATCGCGTGCACACAAACTGACATAGAGCGGCGACTTTGAGGGCTCGTCCGACGGCAGCGGAGCGTCTTTGCCAGTCACAAAAGGCGCACGGGCACAGCCATGCGCATAGAGGAAGCGGACCGCGTCGGCGTGACCCTCGCGCCACGCTTTCCACGCCCAGCACGGGTCGCCAGAGCCCATGCGCATGCACGCCCATCGCGCAATGTCCATGTCATCGCGCGCAAATGCCGTGGCGGCCACAGGCACATACAGGGACCCCGTCAGGGTGGTCCCCAGCGCTGGCTCGGCGGCCGGGACCACTCTGTCGGCACTCTGCGGGTCGTCGCCCAACTCGGCCATGAGGTCGCGCCGGCCAGCCAAAGCCATCACGATCACGAGCACCGGAGCGATCGACGCAAAGATGGTGGCGTTGTGGCTAGTCTCGTGCGACTTTCCGTGCCTGTAAAGCCACACGATGTCGTCGCGTGCGGACGCCCAAGGCAGATGGAGCGACAGCGAATCGAGCGATGGCGAGTCGGACGACATGGAATCCAACCACCGAAAGGCAAACTTTGCAAACATGGCAGGGTAGTTGGCGCAGCGCTTTAGGGCGCCGGCGACGGCGTCGTCGCCGTGCTGCGCGCGCAGTCCCGGCAGGCCGCCATGCGAGACGACGCGCCAGATGGCCTTTGAGGCATCATCCGAAGCACTCGATGGATCGGCTATGGCCTCGTGGGCCACCGCATTGTCCGAGGCTTCTTGTTCGCCACATTGGTCGGTGCCAGAAAGCACCGAGGCCACCGCCCGTGGGGCTCGACCCTCGTCCGTATCGGCTCCCAACGCGATCGACCGCTCAAACAAGCCAGCAACGTCGAGACCGCTCGCGACCGAGACGCGCTCGGCGATGGCATGCATTGCATCCGTGGTCATGTCCTGGACCGCCCACGCGTTCTTGAGCACGACCCCGATATCCAGGCGCAGGCGATGCCACAATAACCAGGCGTCCTGTCGTGCTGCCTTTCGGAGCGTCTTGAGCGCAGAGGCCGCGGCTTCGGCAGAGATCACGCGCGACGGACGGTTGCCCTGTGCGCACAACCACGCCAGAGACCCATCGATGCCGCAGCGGGCGGCGGCCACGGCGAGGGCCAGCCATGGTGCCGGCATCAAGGGCCACGTTGGCCCGCCGGTCGTAGGATTTTGCGAAACCGAGCGGATGGGCATGGGTTCGTCCAGGAGCACATAGGCGCCCGCCTCCTGACCGTCGGGCGGCGTAGACTTTTTGGGCGTCGCCACGGCGACGATGCGCCCTTTGATGTGGTCGAGTATGTCGACGCGGTCGCCGACGACGGCCACGTACAGGCAGGCGTCCCAGCGAAAGCCAGCAACGGGACCAAAGACGTCGGGTCGAGAAGCGGCATAGTGCAGGCCGTCGATATCGCCTGCCGCGCACAGCGACAAGAGAGTCGAGTAGCGGCAGCGGCGGGCGGCGAGGTCCGCCGGGGCCAACACGTGGAAGCGTCGCCAAGCCACGAGACACGCGCCCAGATCCTTGGGATCACGGACATGCCCCGAGACGATCAGATAAAGGACATCGTCGGGCAAGACGTCGATCGGCGGCGGGTCCATGGCGATGGCCTCTCTTCTTTTGTGTAGGCCTCTCTTCTCTACAAAAAAAGAGCCAAGAGAATGTCTTCTTTCTGTTGGAATGCAAGGCTGAGGGAGCCGAGTCGGGGCGCCGTCTCTGTGGCGCCGCCAGCGACGACCAATATACCAACTGGTCTCACTTTTTGTTGCCCCTCTCTTACTGGTGGGTCGCCAAGTATCTCCCTCGCCTTTTGTCGCCGTATGCCAAGAAATTCTGCGACGCTGGAAGAGCGCAACGGCCAGACGGGGCTTTTTAGAATGCCATTGCGCCATTGGATGGCGACTCTTTTTTTTGTGTCCTGCGGTCTGTTTCTTTTTTTTTTACGCTCGCTTGCACCGCCGACCCGCAAGAGCGTGTCCCACACAGCACGCCGGAAGTCCCCGCCGTCGCCTGGCGAAAAGAGAGAAAAAAAGAAAAACAGGGAGACGGGATCGCGCCCCAAGGCAGTCTCTCCTCGACCCCCCGTTTCCGATTCTTCTTTCCGCTGCTTCCTTTTGGTATTTTTCATTTCCTTTTTTCTGGTCTTTTTCCATCCGACCCCTCTATTTTTTTGTCGCTGCCCGCGTCAGACGCTCCCTTGTCATGATGGCGACGCCCGTCTATCGCGCGCCCAAGAGCGTGCGCCTCACCGACGACATGGGCCTCGACGAGGCCGACGACTGGCACGTGCTCCCGGCGGGCGACGCCGACCTGGCCGCCGGCAACGACGTGGCGGCGGGCTTTTCCAACGAGGCCCTCTTTTACATCCGCGCCATCCCGGCGCGCTGCAAGGCCATGGGCACCAACGAACGCACCGGCGAGGTCCAACCGCTGCTCACGCCCGAGGGCGCGCGCATCCTGTGCCTCATGGTGGGCACCAAGGCCGCCATGGACTTTGTCGCCTACATGGACGAAAAGGAGGCCCTCCACGCGGAGCGCACGGCGCTCATGATCGAGATGGCCGACAATGCGCGCGCCCTCAGCCGGCGCCGCCAGATCCCGCGCGACGTCTACCAGTCGATCCGCAAGACCTGCCAAAAGGCCCTCGACGCCAAGCGGCGCCGCGACAATGCCCATATGGGCCGCGTGTGACCCTGCTCTACCATGCCCATAAACTCTTTGCTGTGTTGTTATTTGATTAATTGTTCCCTTCCCCCCCCCCCAGATTTTTTGCTGCATGTTTGTACGAAAAAAAGAAAGGCGTCGCCGGCACAATGGCATTCCCCCTTGGCTCAATGTTGCGACCAGTCGCCATGAAAAAGGGATTCACACCGTCTGTGGCGTAAAAAACAAAAAGAGGGAAAAAAGAACTGATGGGGAGAGCACATAAATTTGGCCGGCGTGCCAAGTCGGGATGGCCAGCCTTTGCGCGGCAGGGGCCTCGCCCCCTTTTTGGTTTTCTTCCTTGAACGAAAAAAAAAAGACGGCGCCCTCGGACTCAGGCGCCGAGGCTTTGTTCCGCCTGCTGGTAGTCGATTGCGGTGTCACCGTATGTCGGTGTCGTTGCACCACTCTAATCCCCTACAACAATGTCCTTGGATACACCCACGGTATCAGTGCACCGTTGCGTCTTTAGATGGCTCCGACGCGCACATGCGCCCAGCCGACCAACCGCAGCCGGCCCGTGCTCGATCGCCAAGCACGATAACGCGTCCATCGTCCAATGGCAGCGATGCAGTGCGCCTATTTCAAGCGCGTGCACCCAAACCCTGCCAGTGCACCAACGGCGACCACAAAGCACAGACAACCAAAAGACACACAAGACCGAGAGCAAGAGAGCCCCCGACTCAACAATTGCGCCGCCCCGTTTCCTGCTGTGATCCCTCATCATGCACCGTCAGCGCAACTGCAACATCATCCCCCTTTTGGCCCTGGCGGCCCTGGCCTGGGTCGCCGCCGCGTCGGCCTGCCCCGACGAGGGCATCACCGCCGCGCGCCTTCCCGGCAACCCGATGGTGCGGCCCGACATGATGCAGCCGGCGTGCGACGGGTCCTACGACAGCAACTATCCGACGATCATCCGCGCGCCGCACTGGGTGCGCCCACGCCTGGGCAACTACTACATGTACTTTTCCGACCACCACGGCATGTTTATCAACATGGCCTACGCCGACCGCATCGGCGGGCCGTGGCGCGTGCACGCGCCGGGCACGCTCACGCTCGAACAGGTCTATGTGGCCAACAACGAGACCTTTAACCTCAAGAACCTGTCGTCGTCGACCGAGGTGGCCTCGCCCGAGGTCTATGTCGACGAGGCCAACCGCCGCATCGGCATGTATGTCCACGCGCGCCTCCCCTACAATGGCTACACGAGCCTCACGGGCATCGCCTTTTCCGACGACGGCCTGCGCTTTGCCATGCGGCCGGGCTTTTTCGCCCTGCCCTACGTGCGTCGCTTCACGTGGCGAGGCGATCGCGACCACGTCTACCTGCTCGACCGCCGCGGCAACCTGCTCCGGTCGCCCGACGGCTACACCAACGTGGAGACGGGCAACAGCGCCGTCGGCGACGCCTTTACCAACGCGTCGATGGTCAACGGCAACGGCTACACGGGCCTCCTCCGTCATCTGGGCGTGAGCGTCGTCGGCGACACGCTCTACGTGTTTGGCACGCGGGTGGGCGACGCGCCCGAGCGCATCCTGTGGACCTCGCTCGACCTCACGTGCCTGCGCCGCAACTGGACCGCGTGCGCGACCGACGGCCTCGCCCAGGAGGGCTTCCGCCCCGAGTACGACTATGAGGGGGCCAACCTGCCCAACGTGCCCTCGAACAAGGGCAGCGCCAACGGCCCCGTCAATCAACTCAGGGATCCGTTTGTCTTTGCCGACGGCGACGATTGCTACGTGTTTTACGCCGCCGCCGGCGAGACCTCGATCGCCGCGGCGCGCGTCGACGACCGCTTTTGCTTTGCACGGCGCCGCCCCCGCTCTCGCCAGTAGGCGGACGTCGTGCCTTGTGGCCCTCTGGAGGGGAGAGTCGACCTACTGACGCTTCCGCCGCAAGTTTACCTCTCTTTTTTTGCCTCTTCTCTTTTCGTGTGCGTGGTCGCCGCGTGCTTGCACAAGGAATGTGCATTGTTTGACCTGTCACTGAATAAAAAAAGAAAGCATAAAAAAGCAAAACACATTGCGATTTCAATTCATGCCCGGTAGTGCGCGCCAAAAGATAAAAGGCGTCGTCTTTTTTTTTCGTTGGTGTGGGTGGTCTCCCCTTTTCGCAAGGCGCCGCCGACTTTTTTTGGATCGGCGATCGCTTCCCCTTTTCTCTTTTGATTTTATTTACAAAAAGACTTTTATTTCGGTTGGTGTGGTCGTGCTCTGGCGCGCGCGGCGTCGTCCGTCTGCCCGATCAAAACCCGCGCAGAAAAAATCAGATGTTGCCGGGGCCTTTTCCTCCCGTCCCTCTTTTTTTCTTCTTGCATGCCGCCACGCGCGCCCGCGTCGGGAGAGCCGCATGCCAAGGGGAAAAGGAATAAAGAAAATATATGCGACGTGAGGGGCACGTGCGGAACAACGGGAGGGCATGTGTGAACAAGAGGCTCTAGATGTCGTGTCACGGTATGCTCGGTTGCGCCGGTTGCGGCGACACCACGAGCGCGCAAATGGCGCATTGTATTTCCTTTTAGGATGCGACTGGTGGGGAACCAATGGCGCGCATAGGCCGGCCCGGTATAAAAAAAAGGACCCCAAAGACCGACGTCACAATAGATCACCCAGCACGAGGCACACCCACGCCAAAGAACAACAACAACGCCACTATCCCACCGACAAGAACAAGCACAACAGCGACAACCACATTGCGCAACTCGCCGTCCTCAACCGGTCATCTCCTCCCTGCGACAACCCGCGACGCCCGCACCGAACAAGCAATAAGAACAGTAACTCTTTTCACGAAAGAAACAAGGAGAAAAGACGACGACAAAGCCGAGAGGATGGTGGATGTTCACGGCCTACCAGCGCGAGGCAAGCGCGCCCCATGCCACCCAGGCGCCCGCGCATTGACGACGTGGATCGCGCTCCTCGTCCTTTGCGCGGTCGTCGAGCAGACGTCGGCGGCCAGTCGCACGGCCATCGGCGTCGGTGGCATGAGCGGAGCCGGCCTCTATGAGACGTGGTCCGCGGGCTACCTCTACCGCCAGGATCTGGTCGCCATCGACTATGACGCCACGGCGGGCACCGAAGCCGGCATGGAGCGCTACTTTGGGGCGGGCCGCAGCGATTTTGCCGGGCTCGATTATGGCATCGACGACGCCACGCTGGCCTCGATCAGCGACGGCACGTGGCAGGCCGCGCGCACCGCCCCCGACGACGACACGGACGGCAACCAGGCCTGGGTGGTCGGGTCGCGCGTCATCCAGGTGCCCGTGGCGGCCCTGCCCTGGGTGTTTGCCTATCGCATGGACGCGCTCGCCGCCGCCGGCCACACGGCGCCCCTCGTGCTCTCGGGTCCGCTCGTGGCGCGCATGTGGCTGGGCGAGATTGCCACCTGGGACCATCCCGACCTCATCACCCTCAACCCGATCCTGGGCACCGCGACCGGCCTCCCGCCGCTCACCCTCTTGTGCGAGGCCTCTCCCTATGGCTCAGCGGCCCTTTTGGGCGCCGCGCTCGACGCCCTCTACGCACCCTTTGCCGCGTGGCGCGCCGGTCTCGCGACGCCAACCGCATGGTATGAGACGGCGCCCGCGGCTGCGCCGACAAGCAACCTGACGGTCGTTGCCATTGTCGGGGGCACGTCGCCGCTCTTGGCCAATGCCAGCGCCACCGATGGCGCCCTCGTGTTTGCCGCCTATGCGGCCGCGCGACGCACAGACGGTACGCCCCTTGTGGCGGCTTCGATGCGCAACCCGGCCAACAAGATCGTGACCCCGACGTCGGACGCCGTCGCGGCCGCCCTGGACGACTTTGCCGGGGCCGTGTCGGCCAGCGCGCCCGATCGCATGCACGAGGTGGTGCCCGTGGGCGGCGCCGGCGCCGCCAGTTGGCCCCTGGCGGCCTTTGCCCTGGCGGCCGTGGCCACCGACGTCGAGGCCGCCGACTGCACCTATGTCTCGTACGCGCTCGACTTTATCGGGTGGGCGCTGCTCAACCAGCAGGCGGCCGACGCCGTCGCCGCCGACGATGCCTTTGTCGTGGCGCCGCCGCGCTTTGCCAGGAACGCCATCGACCTCATGGCGACGGTGCGGTGCAACGGCGCCGCAGCCTTTACCGCAGCGCTCATCATCGGGTCGGGCTCGCCCACGCCCGTCTACTCGCTGTGGGCCTATGCCTACAATGACGATCCGACGGCCGCCGGCGCCACCGTGCACTACACCGAGACGCGCGGCAACCGCGCCAAGGCCCAGATCCTGGCCGGCGACGTCGACTTTGGCCCGACCAACAACGATGTCGACCCCGACGTGCACGTCGCCCATCCGGACCTGACGCTGGTGCCCGCGGGCGCCTACCCGGTCGTGTTTTGCTACAACGTGCCGGGCCTCATGCAGGGCGGCACGCCCTCGCTCGTCCTCAGCGTCGACGTTGCCATGCGCATCCTCTTGGCCGAGATCACGCGCTGGGACCATCCGGACCTGGTGGCGCTCAATCCCGGCGTGGCCCTGCCCGCCGCCGGCATCCTCTTTGTGGGCAAGACCGGGTCGTCGATCTACACGGGCACCGTGAGCCGCGCCTTTGCCCAGCACAGCGCGGCCTTTGCCGCGGCCTATGGCAACGGCAGCAACGACGTGGCCTGGCCCGTGGCCGCCACCAACCGCTCGGTGGTGTCGACCCTCGACGAGTATGTGGACACGCTCAAGACGACGCCCTACGCCATCGCCTACACAGCGCACCACGTCGTCCTCCGACAGCGCAACCTGCGCGAGGCGCGCTTCCTGAGCGCCGACGGGTCGACGGCGCTGGAGCCCGAGCGCGAGACCACGCTGGCGGCCGTCGCCGAGGTGGCCGCGGCTTCTGGTGGCATTGGCTCGCTCGATCGCCTGGCCTTTGTCGTGGGTGCGTCGGGACCGCGCGCCTGGCCCATGGCCAACGTCGCGCTGGTGCTCATCCACTCGGCCACCATGCCCGATCCGGTGCGCGCCAGGCAACTGGTCCGCTGGCTCTATTGGACGCAGACGGCGGCGACCGCCGTGCAGATCTCCAACGTCACTGGCGTCTATGGTCTCGCCGACTTGCCCGCCGTGTGGTCGGACGTGCTCGGCATGCTGGTCAATGTGACCGTGGACGGCGTCCATGTCAACCCGCTCTGGCCGTGCTTTGGCGACGGCACCCTGTGCTCGGACGCCGGCACGTGCGACGAGGCCGCCGGTCGCTGCGTGTGTCGCGCCGGCCGCGCCGGCGACCGGTGCGAGGTCGACGCGGCTTCCGAGGGATCGTCGAGCGGTGGGTCGAGCGGCGAGACGGCCGCCATCGCCGCCAGCGTGTCGGTGGCCGCTGTCGCCTTTCTCTGCGTCGCGGGCGCGCTGGCCGTCGCCGCCCTCTTGGCCACGCGCCGTCGCGGCCGCGGCCGCGAAGACTGGGAGATTGACCCCGACGACATTGACGTGACCGAGGCCACGGCGCTGGGCGCCGGCGGCTACGGCGTCGTCTACCGCACGGTGTGGCGCGGCACCGAGGTGGCCGTCAAGGTCATTTCGGAGCGCGTCGGCGGCGCAGCGGCGGGCGGCGAGGCCCGGCGCGCCTTTGCCGACGAGGTGCGGGTCATGTGCGCCCTCCGGCACCCCAACGTGGTCTTGTTCATGGCGGCGTGCACCAAGCCGCCCAAGATGTGCATCGTCATGGAGTACATGGCCCTCGGGTCGCTCTACGACCTCTTGCACAACGACCTCGTGCCTGAGGTGCCCCATGCGCTCGTCGTCAAGATGGCCTACCAGGCGGCCAAGGGCATGCACTTTCTGCACTCGTCAGGCGTCGTCCACCGCGACCTCAAGTCACTCAACCTGCTGCTCGACGCCAAGTGGAACGTCAAGGTCTCGGACTTTGGCCTCACCCGGTTCAAGGCCGACCTGGCGCGCGGTGGCAGCGGCAGCGACGTCGTGCAGGGCACCGTCCAGTGGCTGGCGCCCGAGGTCCTGGACGAGAGCGCCGACGTCGACTACATGCAGGCCGACGTCTACGCCTTTGGCGTCGTGCTCTGGGAGATGCTCACGCGCTGCGAGCCCTATGCCGGCATGTCGCCGGCGTCGATCGCCGTCGCCGTCATCCGCGACAACCTCCGGCCGCCCATGCCCTCGGGAGCGCCGGCCGACTATGCGGCCCTCGTCGACGAGTGCTGGCATCGCGATCCGATCATGCGTCCGGCCTTTGTCGACGTCCAACACCGTCTGTCGGACGCCATCAAGCACGGCGACTCGGCCTCGTCCTCGTCGTCGAGCAGCATGAGCCAGCGGCACGAGTCGGCGGCGGGGACGCCCTATGCTTATGCATCGTCGTCATCGTCGTCGTCGTCCATGACGGGCGCCACGCTCTCGGGCTCGTCCCTGTACCCGACGGGAGCGGCACGCGTGCGCCCGTTTGACTCGCCGCGCCGCCACCGCGACCCGGCCGTCGGCGCGGTCGGACGCGACCGCGCCCTGTCCAACATCATGGCCGCATGCGACGGCCAGGGCAAGGTCGCCCTGGTGGTTGCCGACGTCGATCGCGCCGACGCCCTCTGGGAGGCGCACCCCGAGGCCATGCGCGACGGCACGCTCTTGTGCAACGACCTGCTGCGCGGCCTGGCGCACGCTCGCGGCGGCGTCGAGGTGGCCATCCACGGAGGCGCTGCGACGGCCGGGGCCGGATGCATGTGCGTGGTCTTTGCCGATGCCGTCCGTGCGCGTGCATGGTGCGCCGACGCGCAGGTGGCGCTGGCCGACGCGCCTTGGCCGCGCGCCCTGCTCGACGCCCATCCGGCCGCTGCCGAGATCTTGGTCGACGCGGACGCCAGCGCGCACAGCAGAGACGACGACGGCGCGATGAACGGCGAGAAAAGGGTCGACGACGGCGGAAAGCGCGGCTCCGGGGTCCCGTCGGAGCGGCTCGCGACGCGCCGCCGGCTGTTTGCCGGGCTGCGCGTGCGCATGGCCGTGCACATGGGCCGTCCGCGGTGGCGCCGCGATCCGGGCGCGCTGCCGACGTGCTCGGGCAGCGACGTCCGACTGTGTTGTCGGCTCGCGGCAACTGCTGCGGGCGGGCGCGTACTTCTCACGGCCGAGGCGGCCACGACTGATGGACGTGACGACAACAGACACCACAGCAACAACAAGGACGGCACCGACGGGGTCGGTGACGCGGCAGAGACAGCGGCACCCGGCGAGCCCTACACGGTGGAGCGCGTCACCGTCTTCCGTGATGATGGTGATGACGAGGACGGCAGTGACGACGACCAGAGCGGCGGCGGCCATGGGCGTGGTCTCGTGTACGAACTGAGGCCGCACGCCTTGCGCGCCCGGCACTTTGACGACATTGCCAAGGTATCTTGGCGGGCGACCGACCCGGCGTCTGGGAGCGCGTCGATCACGGCGGCCGGCGACACGACAGAGGCAACCGGCGAGACGGGCGTCGGTCTGCTGGCGTCGGCCAACGCATGCCGGTGGATCATCGCCTATGAGGAGATTGACCTGCGCGAGCACGTGGGCGCCGGCTCGTGCGCCATGGTCTACCGCGGGCGGTGGCGCGGCGTCGACGTGGCCGTCAAGCGCTTTGCCAACCAGCGCGTCGACGAGCGGCGGCGCATCGAGTTCCGCGCCGAGACCGCGGCGCTGGCGGCCGTGCGCCACCCCTACGTGGTGGCCTTTGTCGGCGCGTGCGTGGCGCCGCCCGATCTGTGCGTGGTGACCGAGTTTGTGCGCCGCGGGAGCATGCGCCGCGTGCTCGACGACGCAAGCATCAGGGTGACCTGGCCCGAGCGCATGCGCATGCTGCGCACGGCGGCCGTCGGCGTGGCCTATCTGCACGGCACGGCGGGCATCGTCCACCGCGACCTCAAGTCGTCCAACCTGCTGGTGACCGACGACTACTCGGTCAAGGTGGCCGACTTTGGCTTTGCGCGCATCAAGGAGGCCAACGCGACCATGACCCGGTGCGGCACGCCCTGCTGGACGGCGCCCGAGGTTATTCGCGGCGCGCGCTACTCGGAAAAGGTCGACGTCTACTCTTTCGGCGTCGTCATGTGGGAGGTGGTGACCCGGCGCCGCCCCTTTGCCGATCGGCGGTTTGCCGACGTGGCGCTGGCCGTGCTCGACGGCGCGCGCCCAGACATCCCGGCCTCGTGCCCGACCGACCTGGCCGACCTCATGACGGCCTGCTGGGACGCCGACCCCGACGCGCGTCCGTCGATGGAGGACGTCGTGACGAGGCTCGATGCCATTGCCCTCGCCCTCGACCGCCGCGATGTGCCCAGTCTCAGGCCCGACATTGAGCGCGGGTCCCTCTAAAGAGAGGAAACCCATAGGCACGCCCGGCGATAATCGGCAGAAAAAAAAAGATGTAGGGATGCCCCATCGACAGCGTGCTCTACCAACCTATTTCTCTCTCTCTCTCTCGAATCCGACACGACCTCCCACGCGGATACCGCACAACTTGCCCCTCTCGGAAGCCCAACCCGCGCCAACCATGCAAGCGCACATGCACCAAAACAATTCATCACCGCTGCAAAAATACACCTTTTTTCTTTCATCACTGAATCGACTCGAAAGGCGGCGGCACGCGCGGCAAGAGGCCGTTCGCCTCGACGAAAGGGAGGAAAATGTGTTTTGGCGGCATACTAGGCGAGCGCCATTTGTCTCTGCCTGCTGGCCCCCTTTTGTGACGCCAGCAACGGTCATCCCTAACGGCAGAAAAAGAGAGACAAAGAGAGACGACGAACGGAGGAAACGGCTTTCAAGAGAAGAAGGCGACAAGAAAGACAGAGACTGCCAAAAGAAGACTGTCCCAGCAGCGACGCGACAGGAAGCACCAAGTTTTTTTCTTGGCGCGCTCACCGCCCACTCTTTTCTTTCCTTTGTCCGATCCGCGGCACAAAAAAAATTCTTTTTTTGTTTGTCATTCTCGTCTGCGTCGTGCTAAAGAGTCTGTCGGTTGATGGAAAAGATTGTCCATGCAATCCGAGTGCATCCTTTTTTTTTTGAGAAACCATTTCTTTTTTTTCATTCAGGACATAATGACCATGACAATGGCCACGACAATGGTAACCGCACAGAGCGCACGATCTTTCTTTTTGATATAATAAAAAGAAAAGAGAGACACAAAAAAAAAAGAAGAGAGCGAAAAAGTTGTCAGGGATGGAAAAGCGGCGCGCGCGTCAAACAGGGTAGGCGGCGGCAAAGAGATCGGCGCGCGCCGCGAGGACGCCACGGAGCGGGGCGAGAAACTCGCACAGGAGATCGGCGACGGCGGGCTTGAGATCGACGGAAAACAGGCGCTCGCCGCCGCCTTCTACGAGCGGCACGCCGGCGCGCACAAAGGCCGCCTCGACCTCGGCATAGGTGGCAAAGGTCTGCGGCCCGCCATACTCGGACGGCCGGGTGACGACAAACGGCAGGCCGGCCGGTTCCAGCCAGCGCCACAGGACAAAGCGCAGGATGGCCAGGAGGCCGTTGCCCTCGGCGCAGCCGTCCACCGAGTAGGCCCGGCGGATTTTGGCCCGGATGACCTCGTCGGGATCGTCGAGGCCGATCTTGGAGGCGGCCTCGCTGGCGCTCATCTTGCCGCTCTCGGTGAGGCCCGGCACGAGCGGGTTGAGCAGGTGGAAGCGCTTCCGATAGCCGAGGACCGGCAGGTGGTCGCGCGCAAAGGCAAATATCTTGCGCTGGTCGCGCCCGCCAAACTGGGCGTCGACGTCGAGGTGCTGCTCGTCGAGGGCCTGCATGAGCGGGTAGAGCACGTTGCTCAGGAGCGGGTTGCGGTCCATCTTGACCACCTGAGCGGCGGCCTTTTGCGCCGTGCCGGTGCGCACGTGCGCCGCGAGTCGGTAGAGGTCGAGCGCGTAGGCGCCGCCGCACTGGTACTCGGTGCCGCGCACAAACTCGAGTCCGCCCAGCGGCACGCCGATGTGCTGGAGCATGGCCTTGATGGCAAACTCGTACCAGCGGCACCGGTGTTCGACCAGGTCCCACGGCGTCTTGCCGTTGTCGAGGTGGGCGTGCACGTCGGCAAAGAGGATCTTGACCCGACAGCCGGCCTGGAGAAAGTCGGCCAGTTTGAAGATGGGCACAAAGTAGCCTAGGTGCGGGTTGCCCGTCGGCGCCGTGCCCCAATATATGATCAGGGGGCGCTCGGCCATGATGGCCTTGATCTCGGCTGGGTCGCCGATGACCTCGTCGAGGTCGCGCACGACGAGCGCATAGCGCTGCTCGACGTCGCCCTGATCTGGATCGATGTTGCCGACGGGCAGATGCGCAGCCTCCTTGCCGCCGCTGTTGTCGTCGCCGTCGTCGCTGATCATCGTCGGGATTTGCAGGCGCGCAATGTATAAAAAGAAAAAGTTTGGCACACGAAAATTCGAGTAAAAAAGGGTCGGCTCAGAGGGTGGCTCTATGTGTCTCTGTCTTTTTGGCCCTCGCGTCGTCGAGCGCAGATCAGGCGGTTTCTGTTTGCGTCGTCTGGCTCCTTTTTTTTGTTTCCTGTTTCTCTTTTCGTCTTTCTTGGACGTCGGTCGGCGCTCTGTCTCTGAGGTCCGTGCGGGTGGTTCCCCTTCTTTTTTTTTAGTAGCCAATACAAAAAGCGCCGTCTGCGAGCGCGCCAATGTGTAATGTCGCCTTTTTTTGTTTCTCTGGCACGAAAAAAAGAAAAAGGGGCGCGGGCGGGCTGCCGCCGCACGCGAAAAGAGGCGAGGCCAAGAAAAGGACGAGGCCACTGACGGACGACTTTTTGGTCCCGCCTTTTTTTGTTGGCGTCGATAGGGCAGAACAGGAGTTTTTATTTTTTTTAAATAAAAAAAGGAGGGAGGCAGACAAGACGCCAGACGACGAGAGCAAGACAATGGACGCTAGGGCACACGGATCGACCGCCCATGTACTTGTTGGGTTGCCCGTCGAACTGTGGGCGCTGATCTCGCGACTCTGTGCCGACGACCGCGGCACGCGAGTCGCACTCGCCGCGGTGTGCCGCACGCTGCGCGGCGTGATCAACACCCTGACGTCGGCCATGATCGAGCGGACGCGCGCCTCGATTGATACCACGGTCGACGCATGGGAGCGATTGAGTGTCGACGCCGACAGGGCATGGGCCGCCGGCATGGACTGTCCGCGGTGCACCAGCGCGTTGGACAACGCCCCCGGCCCCGTCGGCAAGTGTACCCACCTGGTGCGTCGGTACGGACCCCACCGGCTCGGCGGCGTCCGGACGCTATGTGACGGCTGCGCGGCCTCGGCCGTCCAAGAGATCCGCGACCTTGGAGTCGACCATGCGGATCCGGTCATCGTGCAGCGCGTCGATCTGGCCGTTCCGCACGTGTGGCGCATATTCAACAACTTTGTGCCGTCGCACGCGGTCGACGACGAGCACTTTGCCGTCCCCGCCGCACTGGTCCACTGCGTCAATGAGAGGGCGGCCGCGTGCCTCGCCGCGCTCACCACGCTGCCGCCGACCTACTATTTCGACGACGAGTCCACCCGGTTGCTTCCGCTCCCGAGTGCGCGCTCGTGGCTGCCCGTGGGTCCGGCGCACGTGGAGCGCGCCCGCGGCACGCAATACCGTGGCCTGTTTGTGTGCTGCGACGCGGCCCATCCGATGTGGGGCGTCATCGCCGCCGCCTGCATGGGCGCGCGCGGCCTCATCTTTAACGACTGCTGGATCGCCTACCCGCACATGCACGCCCTCATGGCCGACTATCGGGAGCGACGCCAGAGCATGCGCCACGCGGACATTATCTCCTGGACCACCGGCGTCGCCTTTGACCAGGACGACGCCGAGGGCGAGATCATCCGCTAGGGCGACAGAGATGCCGCGAATGCCGGGCAGCGGTTAGCCCTACATTTTTTTCTCTTGGCAGAGCCAGCCGGACAGACTGACTCGTGGCGGCCCAGGGGTCGGCTGCGATTTATGTCCCCATTCCGACATTGCGCGATTTCCGCGTGTGGCGCATTTGAATTTGAGGGCCACTCCCAAACCGCCTTTTTAAAAAAAAATATAATTCAATGGGACAGAAAAAAAAGAAACGGCCCCGACAGGCCCCAGAGGCCGACGGCGGGCATGGTTCGCCCTTGGTCAGCACTGGTCGAGCCCCGACCGGTCAATGCCAGCGGGTGCCGATCGGGACGCGGCACATCTCGCAAGGCAGCGGCAGGGCGTCCCCGCCCAGCAATAAGACGCCGAGGCACACGCCGATCCGTGGACGCGCGCCGTGCACACGCCCTCGACATTGTCGCGCAGCCAGCACACGACCGGCCATGCGATTTGTGGAGACTTGTAGGAGCGGTCAATCGCGTGCTGCGCGTCGGCCGCGCCATACCGCCCGCACAAATAGGCCGCGATGTCGACATGGCCCAATTCGACGGCGTGCACGAGGGCCGAGCGCGTGTAGACCGCGCCGGCGTCGGCCACGGCGGCGACGACGTCCACTTTGCCAGAGCGCACGGCGGCATCGAGCGCGCGCCATCGGTCGAGGGCGAGCGTGCCGGTGCGGTGGGCCGCGAGGGCGATGCCGACGTGCCCGCGCGAGAGACCCGTCTCAATGGCCTCTATGGGCACGGTGCGCGCAGCGTCGGGTCTGTCGAGGAGCCACTCCACGACGTCGACGCGTCCGGCGACGGTGGCGCCCCATGCCGCACATCCGGTGTACCAGGCGCGCACAGGCTCAATCCTCTGGCGTACGTTGGGGTCGGCCACGGGCTCGCCGGCCGCCCAGCGGAGGATATCCAGGTGGCCGTGCTTGCCCGCCTCGACTAGAATGTTATCGATCCCCAAGTCATAGTCCGGGTCAGAATCGCAGTCCGAGCCAGAGTCACAATTCGGGTCAGAGTCTTGGTGGCGTTCTAGGTGCCAGTCGTAAACCAGGGGCACGACGGCGGTGGCGCCCAGTCGTGTCGCGAGCAGCAGGCTATACAGGTCAAAGTCATATTCGACGCCGTGCGTCTCAGCGCCATCCAGCAGCCAACGGGCAATACCGGAATGGCCCGCCTCGACGGCCTCTCTGAGCGAGGCCTTTGTGGGCCGGTACGCACCGTCGCATCCGCAACGGTCGAGCCACTCGATGGCCTCGGGGCGGTCGGCCTTGAAGGCACTTTGGCCCACGAGGGGCGTGCACCCGCAGCGCGCACCTGGCGCCTTGTGTGGCAAAGTGCCGTCGACGATGCGCCGGTGGATCACGTCCATCACCGACAAGTGACCGCTCTGTGCCGCGCGCGACATGCACTCGACGCCGAGACCCACCGGCGGCGGCGTCAGCGACGCTATGGCCCCAAAATCCAACAGGCGCTCGACCATGTCGGCACGTCCGCGGTCGATGGCCTCAAAGAGCGCGTGGATCCCCGTCGCCGGGTGGCCTCTGCGGTCTTTTTCATCGTCATATTCCCAATGGACAAGGCCAGAGGCGAACGACCAGCAGCGGACGAGGCCGGCATCGGGGAGCAGGCTGCGGGTACAGAATGGAGGCCTTGTGGGGCTGGCGCAAAAGCGAGCGAGAACGTCGAGCCTGCCGCCGCGCACCGCGGGCAACAGGAGCGCCTCGGTGGCCGGCAAATGTCCGCGCACGGCCTCGACGATGGCGAGCGGCGCGCCGCATTCGAGCGCGTCGATGACCTTGCCGTTGAACAAGCGTACGGCCGCCGAGTCGATCCGCATGGGTTGAAAGAGGGACGAGGCGGCCCGACACGCAGCGATGTCGGCCACCCTCGGCAGAAAGGACGCGATGTGGTCCACCAGTTCGGGCGGCAGCCGAGCCAGACCGACGTCGCACTCGGCCTCTTGCATTTTTTTTCGTCTTTTTCTTCCTCTTTCTAACCAACAGAGTCTCCAAAGTAAAAGGGAGAACCAAAGAAAGATTCGAGAGACAGCAACAAAGGGATGGCAAAAGGACAAGTTGGGGATCGAAAAAAAGAGCGCGAAAGGCTAAAGGCCCGACAAGACAAAAAAAAGAGCGTGTCCAATGGCAAGACAGGCGGCGGAGCGGAAAAAAAGGGCGCCGACGCAGCGCGCTACCGGGCGGCGTGGTCGCGCGGTGGCTTGGGATTTGAGTAGGAATACACGAAATACGCAAAACTTTCGAATTCCTTAAAATCGGCACAGCGAGAACAGGACAAAACAAAACATTTAAAAGTTTTGTGTACAACGTGTATTCCTACGCAAATCCTTTGAGGGTGCACACAGAAAGAAAAAAAGGCCTGTCTTGGCGCCGCGCGCAATTCATCGGCGGGAGGTCTTTGGCGTGATCCCGGCGGCGCAACCGCACAGAGGAAAAAGGGAACCACCCGAAAAGACGGCCTCTTTTTTTAATATCCTGAAAAAAAAAGATAAAACAAGAAAGAGGGAGCGGTCAACCGGCGGTGCGGAAATGCCGGAAGGCGCCTCAACCGCCAGCGCTCTCTCGCCCATTGCCCTCGCTTTCCCGCCCCCTTCTGTCGCCTTTTTATGCTCTCTTTGTGGTCTAGGGCGGCGCCGGCTGGGTGACGATGGTGCCGTCAAACCAGTACGAGGCCGCATCGACGCCGTCGATGGGCTCCACGAGCGGACCGTCGACCTGCGTCGTGTTGGACAGCGTGAGGTATACGCCGTCGCCCGGATCGAGGTTGAGTTGTGCGGCGACGCTGAGCCGGGCGCCCGAGACGCCCGGCGCCACGCCGTTGATGATGATCGCGGGCACGGCGTCGCTCCGCACGATCTCGGGCGGGCCGCCGCCCGTCGGTTGCACGACGAGATTGAGCATCACCGAGGAGCCTATGAGGGCGATCACCGTCGCCGTGAGCAGGATGCCGGCGGTAAAGTGGTAGGTGCCGGCGACGGGCGCCACGAACCGCTCGCCATCAAAGGAGCCCGTGTCGTAGAGCCCGGTGCGCGTCGCCGGGTCGGCGTCGAACCCCGTCACCGTCACCTCGCCGGTGCTATCATTGGGCGGCACCGGGATCACGGGCACGGGATCGAGTATGGCGCTAAAGCCCACGGGCGGCGGTGGCGATCCGGGCGGGCCTGCGGGTCCCGTTGCGCCGGCTTGCCCAGGGGGACCCGGCTTGCCTTGAGGCCCAGGAGGCCCCGCTGCGCCCCGCGTGCCCGACGGACCCGGCGGACCCTGCGCACCCGGCGTACCTGGCGTGCCCGGCGCGCCGGGCGCGGCTGGCGGACCCGGAAGTCCACGCGGTCCGAGGCGGGCGACGACAGTGCACGCCGGTGCGAGGGTCACTGTCGTGCACGGCGCGGCTTGCACAGGGCGGCACGGCGACGCGTAGCGCGCGGCGTGTTGGCGCATTCCCTCTTTTTTCCTCTGCAATTTCCTTTCGAGTCTTTTTTTTTCTTGCCTGTCTGCCTGTGCGCGTGCTGGCTCACTTTGGCGTGTTTTTTTTTCGTGTGTCCTGGAACCGACAACGACAGTGGTGGCGATGGCGGCGATGGCTCCTAAACCCAGGTGTCTTGCTTTGTGCACGTGCAACCTCGAGTTTTTATGCGCGCTCGTGTGTATCGCCTTGTTATTTTGGGAGTCGGGACCTGGCGTGTCCCGTCGTGCATGACCACAAGCGGGCGCGATCGACCACCAGACCGCCGCCGCCTAGCGAGATCCTTTTTTTTTCTCTTGAGAGGGGAGAGGCACGAGAACCACCGGGAAAAAAGACAAGTGCACACCAAAAGTCGAGCGCCCCTGCGCAAAAATACCACTGGCTGTGCCCGAACCGTTGACCCAGAGATGGAAAAAGGCGAGGCAAGGACGGTGCAGACGCCACAGGTGCGACAGGACCGCACGACACACGGGGCGCACCACCACGGCAGGCAGTCACACGAAAAGGCTGGCCAAAGACAGCGCGCGCTGCTGCGCCGAGGGCGATTTTTTGGTGCATAAAATAAATATGAAAGGAAAAAGATTTTAGATGTCAACAGACAAAAAGAATGGCGCATACACGGCGCCGCGGCCTCTGCCGCGCAAAAAAAACAGTCGGTCCATGCTGGACGGCAAAGACGCCAGCAACGAAAACCCCGCGATGTTGCGGGCAAACGGCCAGTCCCCCGCTCCAAACCATCGGGTCTTTCATTGGATCAGACCGCGGTCGCGTCTGGCGGTGGCCGCGAGTGGCCGCGAGACAGTGCAAAAAGCCTCGCCGACGAAACCGCGACACACAGGCGCCTACATAAAACAACCTTTTTTTTTAGAAGAAAAAGCAGTAATAGGCGACGGCGAAACACCATGGGCGCCCTCCCGAGCCGCCACCCACCAGACACGGTGATACCGCAGCCGTCCCCGGTCGGACGCGCGCCGTTCCATCCCGACGTCGCCCGCTTCCTCCAGTCCATGTGCGGCGTGCACGATGCCGAGAGCGTTGGACACGGGCGCGCGCTCCTGGGCGCTGCGCAGAGCGACGCCTACCACCCCTTGCGCTTGGACCCCGCCAGCGTCGTCCAGGTGGCGGTGCCGCTCGACGGCGGCGATACGGCCTCTGGCGCCACCGCGAGCGCGTGGGTCGTGCGAGCCCTGCGCGGCCACGATTCCTGCGCGCACGACGCCCTCCTGCCCGCCATCGTCTACGCGCACGGCGCCTTTGGCTGCTTTGCCACCCACGAGCGCGTTATACGCCGACTCGCCCACTGCACGGGGGCTGCGGTCGTCTTTGTCGACTGTGTGTTTGACGAGCCGTGGCCCGCTGCCGAGCGCCACGTGTCTGGCGTCCTCGCGTGGCTCGCGGCGTGCGGCGACCGCGTCGGAGTCGACGGCACGCGCCTGGCGCTGGCCGGCGACGGCATCGGCGCCCACGTAGCGACCTCGGCGGCGTTGGCGGCCGCGACCGACCCCGACATGGGACCGCGCGTGCGTGCCCAGATGCTTGTGTGCCCCCTACTCGACACGCCGCAGCACATCCCGTTTGACGACGACAAGATCGGTCTCCCGTGGACCACATCGCGCGCGCTCCAGTGCGCATGGGACGCGTATGCGCCCCACGGCGCGCGGTCGCCGCTCGCCGTCACCGCATCGCACGCGCGGCACCTGCCGCCGACGCTCGTGCTGACGGCCGAGCGCGACATTGCCGCGCCCCACGGTCACGCCTATGGCCACGCTCTTGTGCGCGCAGGGGTGCCCGTGCAGGTCGCCTCCTATCCGGTCGCTTTTCACGACTTTTGGGTGCTCGACGCGCTGGCCGACACGCCGGCGGCCGCCGCCGCCACGGACCTCGTCGCACACTTTGTCACGCACGCCTTTGCGCATTGATCTGTCGGCAGTTGTTTTTCTCTCTTTCTTTCTTTTTGTGAGACCCTCTCGATTGCGGTCCGCCACCGTCAAGAGATACGACAAAAGAAAGGGACATAATAAATGGAGATACAAGCGTCATCGTCGTCAGCCCATGGACCGGCCAGAGAAAAGAGAGCACCACCGACACAGGGCATTGTGGCCAAAACCTTTGTGTTTTTTTGCGGTTTCTTTTTTTTTTGGCGTCGTAGCACGCGCAAAAGCGCGAGCGCGAGATACACCAAAAGAGGTGTCATGCAGTGATTGGATGCTGCCGCCCTGTGTACCTTGCGCGGGGCCTGTGGGTCCATCCTGTCCTGGGCGGGGGACATTTTTTCTTTTTTCCATCTTTTTTCTTTTGAGTGAAAAAAAGGCGTAACAACGCCCGCTAGGACGACCGGCACAAAGAGCGGTGGCAACACAAGAGAGCAAAAAAAAAGAGAGCCACCTGATCATATAAAGAGACCCTCTCTTTTCCAACAACGACAACCAGGCAACATGCAAGGCGCCGGGTCGACCGCGCCCGACACACAAGAGACGCCGGTTTTGGAGATGCGCGCGGCCGTCCATCGAGATCCTGCCCTGCCGATCGACGACGACGTCCGCGGCAATGACGACGCCAGAGACGGCGAATACATCGACATCCACATTCGCGTGCCCAAGGCCAACGCGACAAAACTGCTCAAGGACATGATGTCAGAGTATTCCGAGGACGCATGTTGCGCGGGATGGGGAAGCGATATCGACATTGATATCGACGCCGACGCAAGAAAGCGCCTGGCACCGGGCGGCAACGTGGCTCGCCACAGCCGCGAGATGCTCAACGTCGCCCTCGCTCAGATCCACCGCCATTGCGGGGGCTGGTGGTCGGATCGCGGACCGCGGACCGACCAGCAGGGCTGGAGTCTGGCCTTTTACCCCCTCGACGAGTGGGTCGCCCTGCCCGTGCCCTATGGCATGCGCGAAAGTGTGGCCTACCCCGACGCTGTCATCGAGGAGAGGCCGTCATGGTGGGACAGCCCCGTTTTGGGCGAGTCGAGCGATTTCGATTGGTGGCGGAGCGAGTCGAGCCGCGCCGCGACCGCTGGGCTAACCGACCTTTTGGATGCCGTTCCCGAATCCACTGCAGCAGCCGACACCTCGGCCCCTCTGCAATCTGCGTCGGGCCCTGCTCTGTAAGCGCCGACAACGGCGCCTGCGCTTGCTTTTTTGAATTTAAAAAAAAAGATACCGAATTGCTCCCCTATTAAGGAACACACATGTTTTTAAAGAAAACAATTGGCGTCTGTCTGTTACGGCCCATTATTCTTCTTCCTGGACCCAACAAAAAAGGTGTCGCGATGAGATGGCGCGAGCAGCGCTTGAGGGTTTCGGCCGCTCGGGTTCGGCCGGCGGGACGAAATTCGTCCGCGCCATGATCGACCAACTACGGCTCGGCCAGTGTCGATAGGGGTCAAACTCGTCCCTTTGCCCACACAAAAGGGACAGCACGGAAACCGCACGCTCCCACTCTAAAATGCAAAAAAAAAGAGTTGAAGAAACCGAAATGAAAATAGAGAATTTGATTCGTGCGCCCCCTTGTCGCTGTTTCGATTTTTTCTCCCGTTTTTATTGTGTTTTATTTGTTGGTTGGGATTCCATCCATGCCGGATGAACCGCACCGGACCGGCTGAGGTCCTTTGTCGGCCGCCAGTTTACAAACCATGCGCGCAAAGGGACCACACTGCCTCGGCATCCTTTCCAAAAAGTTAACGACAACGGTCGCCGAGATTGGTTTTTCTTTTTTTTTCATATTACGGCCGCGGCCGGTCGGTGAATGCTACCGGGCGACCGGGAAAAGGTCCGTCGAGAGATGCTGAAAAGGCAGGCGGCGACGGCAGATGCGAGGGCAGGCACAAAGGCTGCTGGCAAAACAGACCCACACCGCGGTCTGGGAAAAAAGGGGCGCAAACATGCGATGATCATTAAGCGCCGCCAAACAAGAGGATTGTATTTTTAGATCCGGCAGACCCACGTGCCGCCGAGAAAAAACTCGAAAATACAATCGAAAGAATGGCGGCAACGCACAGCGGCCGAGACGAGCCGACCGAGACGACGGCCCTCTTGTCGCCGTCGTTGGGTCGCCCGCGCACGGGCGCGGCGTTGCATGCGCCTCTCCATCCGACGTCTCTGCGTGAATGGATGGGCGAGCGCGTGTGGGTCACGGCGGCGTGGATGACCGTGGCGGCGAGCGTCTACTGGGTGGCGACGCTCGTGCCCACCTACGCCGTGTTTACGCTCACCGACGAGATCGCCGATCGGCCCGGCGATGGTGCCTACACGACCAAGGCCCTCATGTCGATTGCGCGCGGCGTCGCCATGCCTCTCGGGTTCGCGTCGGCCCTGTCGGGCACGGTGCGGCGTGCTGTCGTCGGTGGTTGGCGCCGCCCGGTCGGTCTGGTCGTCTATTCGTTGCTGTTTACGGGCGTGCCCAACCTGCTGTTTGCCGTCGACGACGTCGTCGTGCGCGTCGGCAGCCGCTTTGCCGGGTCGCTCTTTTTCTCATGGGCCTTTTGCGCCTACATCGACTATGCGCAGGGGCGGCGCGCGTCGGATGTGATCATGCCCGTCGCCACGGCGTGCATGCTCTTGTCGGCGCCCTTGTCGCGGGCCTTTTCGCCCCTCGTCGGCCGCCACGTGCTCGGCATGTGCTCGGGCGACAATGGCAATGATGACTGCCTGGGTGCCGTTGCCGACCGACAGCAGATCTACCGGTGGATGCCGGCCATGGTGAGCCTACTTTTGGCCGCGCCTATGATCGCCGGCGCCGTGGCCCTGGGGGCGAGCCCGCCGCCCAACGAGATCGATCAACGCACGCGCATGCGCCGTGCGCCCGTGTCGGCGGCGGCCGACCGCGCCTGGCTCTGGCGGCACTGGGCGCCGCTGGCCGGCATGTCGGCCTCCAACGCCGTGCTCCAGTCGGTGCGCGTCGTGCGGGACGTCTTTGCCGCCGACCTCTTGGGCGCCGACGCCCCCTGGTGGCACTGGGTGCTGGCCGACGTGCCCGCATGCATCGGCGCCTGCCTGTTTTACGCGCCCTTTGGCCTCATCGCCGGCCACCGGAGGGCCTTTCTCGTGGTGACCTCGCTGGGCCTCGTCTCGGCCGCGCTCATGGGGGCCGCCGGCGCGCTGGGCCTGGCCGGCGCCGTGCCGCCGCTGGCCTTTTTGGTGGTGAGCGGCGTCGGCTACTTTGTCGCCGTGGTGCCCTTTGCCGGCGGCGGCGTCGTCTTTGAGCGGCTCATTGCCGCGTCGCGCATGCCCATCGACTCGATGCTGGTCAACGTCGCGTGCCAGTTGCCGGCCTATGCGGCCTCGCTGGCCGTCGTCGTGGCGACGCCGATGGCCGACGACATGGGCGCCTACTTTAACTGGACGGCGCTCCTCGGCGGCGCCGCACTAGTGGCCTCGTACCTGTGGACGCTGGCGTCGGGCTGGCATGTACTGGCACCCGACGACGATGATGACGACACACTTTCGCCGCCATACGATAGGACTCTTGATGTGATTGACCGACCTGTCAAAGATGGTGCCGACACAAGGGGCCATTCTTGTTTGGGCGCCCACCGTCGCGAGGCCGGCGATGGCCGCGGTCTCGATGGCGAGCACGAGGCCCGACAGGGCGCGCGTCCTTTGGCAAAGTAAACAATCAAAAAAAAAGTGTTCCTTGCATGCCTTTTTTCCCTCTAGGTCGACCTCCTCGGTCTCGCCCACGCCTCTTTTTTTACTCTTTTTTCTCTTTTTCATCGAGATGGTCCCGCACCGCGGTCCAGAGCGGGGCCATGGCGGGCATCTTCTTGGTGTACCGCTCGACGACGAGGCGCGCATACTCGGCATCGTACGACTCGTTGACGATATGGATGGCGTCGACGATATCCGAGGCGCCGAGCGCGTACCGGTCGCACAGAAAGCCCACGATGCCAGCGTGCTTTGTCTTGAGCGCGGCGACGAGCACCTTGGGTCTGTAGACGCCTCCGTTGTCGGCGACAAAAGACACCATCGCGAGGTTGCCCGTTTTAACGGCCGTGCCGAGGGCGTCCCAGCGCCCAAAGTCGGCGCGCCCGGCCTCGTGGAGGAAGCGCACGACCTCGCGATGGTCGTTGGACAAGGCGCGTTTGGCGGCAGACGCATCGACAAAGTGCGTGGCGTGCGGATGGTCGACAAACCAACGGACGACATCCATCCTGCCCTTGTCGGCCGCCTGTATGACGGCGTCCGTCGTGCACCATCCGGCCACGCGCGGCCCGTCGTGCGCCTCGACAACGCCCGCCACGGCCTCTCCGGCGGCCCAGCGGATGACATCGAGGCTGCCAGAGGCTGCCGCGACGCCGACATCGTCGGGTGAGGGGCGATAAAGGCCGAGGCGCACGACGAGGTCCACCATGGCTACGTCGTTGCGCGCGGCGGGTTTGTAGGCCACGGACCACGTGATGGAGCGGTGCCACGGGTCGGCGGCGCGTGCGGCCCACTCGACGAGCGCCAGGTCGCACTTGTCTACGGCGGTCGGCACACACAAATGGTCGGTGCGGTAGCGGCCATCGCAGCCGGCGGCGGCGAGCCATTCGAGTACGTTGACGCGCACGGCATCGAATGCCACATTGCCGACGCCCGACGAGCAACCACAAATAGAGCCGGGCTTGCGGAATGTCTCGTGCAGGTAGGCGACAATGTCGAGGTGGCCGGCGCGTGCGGCGACGCAAGCGGCCACATTCACATGGTTGCGATAACGGTCCCAAGGGTCGAGCGGGTCGCCTCCCGTGGCATCCATCCTGGATATCAAGGGTCTCTGATAGATAAAGTCGGCCAGGCGTCCATAGGTATAGTCGCGGTCCGTGTCGTCGCGTTGGGCCTGTGGGTCTCCCGCGCATCGGTCCTGGTTGCCGACGCCATGGTGGACCGTGACGGTAGGTTCGACGCGCAGCAGGTTGTCACACGCATAGTGGTCGCAGAGGACCCCGGCCACCCACTCGACCGTGCCGATCGACCCAGATTCTGCTGCCAGGGGCAGCATGGACCAGCAAGGCGCGTCGGCGCGTCGCGCAAAGACGGCTCGGGCAATCGCAGGCGGCGCCCCGCAGGTGACGAGGGCGCGCGACGGGACGCGTGCCAGGGCAAAGTCGACCGCCGAGTAGGCCCAAAAGAGGCGCGCCGCTACGTGGCACGCGACAAAGGTCGGGCCGTCGTCAATCAAGGCGAGGATCGCGACGACGATCTCGGGCGGCAGACTGGCGATGGAGACCTTGGCGTCCATGCGCCTCACCTTGACCGGTCGCTCCCGGATGGACTCATTTTCGTGATTGTCATTGTCATTGACACGGTCACCACAACGTCGCGGGGTACCGTTGCAGCCGATCGAGTGAACATGGTGTGCCGATGGGAGCGCGTCCTCGCGCTCGGCGGGATCGATGGCACCGGCGCCCAAGTTGTGTGCCGGTGCGGGTCGCTTGCGGAGAGACGCCATGTCCGTGGTGGTCGTTGCAAATGTGGCCCGCTCCCTCTTCAAAAAGAAAAAGAAAAAGAGAAAAACAATCGCCAATGCCAAAGAGTAAAAAAAAGAGACCCATCCGAGATTGCGCCCGCGAGGCGGGGAAACCAAAGGGGGCCGCCCAATGTGGGCGGATTTTTGGCGCAGCCGCGGCCAAAACTCGCGAGGGCGCGACGAACCGAAAAAACAGAGAGACAAAAAAAGAACATCGTGTGATTGGTCCGTTTTCGTGTCAAGGAAGCGCGACGCAAAAAGGGCATGGGAGCAAAGCACGATCCCCGCCACCGTTCGTATCCTCGTCAACCAGCGCCAAGCACACTATCCCCTCTCCTCTATTACTCGCGCGCGGGAACCGCTGCGCGGCGACTCCCATATCGCAAGATAGGCACAGGTCTAAAAAAAGACCCGAGAAGCCACAACTTAAAGGAGGGAAAAGGGGGAAAGAGGCATGGCGACGGTTGCGCGGTCGGCGTGGGTCCCGGAACACAAGAAACGGAGGCGCTGGGGATTGCGAAGAGGAGGCACTCGGACCCACGGCATAAGCGCACAGCAACAACAACAACAGGGCAGGGGGGAGCATCAAGTCGACGCGCTGCTCGTGCGGTGCGACGGCAGCGCGACGACGGTGACGGTCGACCGACGCACGGGCAAAGGCATGGCCGAGGCCCTCGGATGCGTCGGCATCTGCCGCTGGCCCCATGCCTACACGCTCGACACGGTGGTTGGCCGCGGCGACCGCGTGTACCGCTACGACGTGTGGATCGACGAGGAGGCGAGCCCGCTCGTCGAATTGGGCGCCGTCAGACGCCCACGCACCAGGCCCGACAATCTTTACGCGTCGCTGGCGGCGCATCCGCTCAACGAGGCCACGGATCACATCATCGGCGGCGCCGCGCTCCTGGTGTCGATCCTCGACGAAGGCCCCGGCCGACACCTGCGCGAGGCCGATTGGCAACATATTTGGGCGGCCGTGTCGGGCGGCGACGGTGACGACGACGCCGTGGTCATCGCCAATTGCCACGGCGCGACCGCTCTGTGCCGACGCACGGGCCGCGAGCGATTCTCTTGACCCCCTCCCGTCCTCTTTTGAAGAAAAAATCATTTATACAGATTTTTTTGTCCTTTCTTGCCCCGTCTCTTTTTTTTCATCCTATGGTGTGGGCAATACCCGAGGGGTACTTTAGATTGTAAAAAAAAAAGAAAAAAGACGAATTTCCGATGTTAAAGGCACGTGGCCGGCGCGGCGGCGAATTGGTGGCCAACGGCCCGTTCTTTCCGTCCTTTTATCTGGCAAAGGCGACGACAACTCGTGCGTCCTATTTTCCCCCATTTTTTTCTAGGGAGGAGGGAATCGACAAAACTGGCCGGGTGCACGGGAGGAGAAAAGAGGACACCACGGAAGGACCAGACAGAAAGAAAAGGACAAGAGACAAAGAAAAACAGAAAAAAGAGAAAGAAAAAGAATGGACGACCAGCGAGGCGCATGGCGCGTGGTGGGAAGGGGCGCCACGTCTACGGCCCTGTGCCGGCGCGACCGCGACCGCAGCGGCCGAGCGGTGTGGCGCGTGCGATGCGAGACGCGCCGGCGCGTGCCCAACCCGCGGTGGCACGGCGCCGGCCCGCTGCCCCTGGGCGCGCGGTGGGCCGGTGACACGCGCGATCTGGCGCATCTGGTCGAGGTCACGGCGCGCGAGGCCATTGTGCCAGGCACGCCCCATGCGCTCCCGTCGGTCGATCTCATCGTTGCCGCGCTCGCCATGGTCGACAGCGCGGACCCCACAACGGGCTGTCCCCGCGCGCAAAATGACGGGGCGCACACAGAGACCCCCGCCATGTAGGGAAAAAAGATGGGCCATCACCGCGAGCGATGACCAAGGAAAAAATCGGGATCAAGACCAAAAAAAGGAGACAGGCGGCGGCTGTCTGTCGACCGCGGCACCAGCAACATCCCCGTTTTTTGTATCCTTCTTTTTTGCAGGCATCGCGACTCATCCGCCGCCGCGCGTGTCCTTTTAGGCCAGGTTCTTGTCTGGCGGAAATCAATTCTCTCTTTTTGTATGGCCAATGCTGCGATGGCGCACGAGCGAATAAAAAAGAAAAAAGACAGGCGACCGCGAGCGCACGCAGCCGCGCCCAATGACGGCGGCCTCTCTTTCTCTTTTTTTTTGTTGAGAGGAGAGGAGCCACACCTGGCCTTGGATGCGATTACGACGACGACGACACAAACAGACAGATAGACCACACGAAACCGACGCACAGAGCCCGCCCATGTCGATCAACGACGCCCTCCCCGCCGAGACCCTCTTGGCGATTCTCACGCAGCCCGAGATCGACCCGATGCGTCCCGTCCTCGGCAGGGTATGCTCCAAGTGGCGCTCGATCGTCTCGATGGCCCCTGCGCCCCAGCGCAACGCCTGGTCGCTGTTGGACTGCTATGCCGCCGAGCGCGACTTTGTTGGTCTGTTTGAGTGGATGGACGCTATCGGTCGACCGCGCGCTCTGGCCGCTGCCTGGCAGGCGGCCGCCAGTGGTCGCACTACAACTCTCATGTGGCTCGTCGAACGCGGCTGGCCAGTCGACATGTCTGTCTACACGGTGGCGGCGGCGATGGGCCGCACCCGCGCGCTCGCGTGGCTTCTACTGAGGCCCGACGCGCTCACCATGGACGAGAGCGTGCTCGACGGCGCCATCAGCAAGGGCTGCGCCATCGACCACCTTGAATGGCTAGTTCAGGCGGGCGCTCCATGGCCTGCAAAGGGCGGCTCGGCGGGCGCGGGTGCAGGCGCGATGCACGCGGCAGGCCGATCGGGCAAGATCGAGATTGTCGAGTGGGTGGCGCGCGCGGGACCGCAGCCGCCCGCGTGGGCCGATGCCATCTGCGGCGCCGCCTGGAGCAATCGTGTTGACGTGCTCGCGGCGCTCTATGAGGCGGGGCGCTTTCAAGACGCACAGGGCAACCGCGAGCCGCTCGCCAACGCGTTCTTTTGGGCGTCGTCATCGCAGAGCCTCGCCGCCATGGCATGGCTGGCCGACCGCGACGCCAGTCTCACATTGGAACAGGCCATTTGCGCGCCGGCTCAGGCGGGCAAGTTGGCCAGCGTCCGGTGGATCGTCGAGCGCAACCGCGAGGCCGACCCGACGTGGAAGCCCTGTCTCGGCGCGCTCACGGACGCCGTGCGCGGCGGCCACCTCGCCGTCGTGCGCTACCTGTGCGAACCGCTCGCCGACGCCGACGACACGCGTCTGCGCAAGGCCACCACCGCGATCTACTTTGAGGCGGCATGCGCGGGCCACTGGCACGTGGTCGAGTGGACCGCGGCGGCCGCCGTGCCTTGGAGAGCGCTAGACGTGATAGCGTGGGTGTACCGACTTTCAACAGGCGCCTCTGCCACCGAGAGGAGCGCCTGCCTGCGCCTCATCGACGAGGGCCTGTGGCGCTGCTCGCCCGCGCTGCGCCAGTTTTTGGTGGACGTGTGGCGGCGGGAGGACGCCACCAAGACCGACGACGACCAGGCGGGCTCGCCGGCCCGCGACGGGAGGCACGCCGTCGAGTTTGTGTGCGACATGCTCGGCGGCTTTCTCGGATGCGACGACGTGTCCCTTTCGCCGCAGACGATGGCCGCACTCAAAGCCGCGTTTGGGTTCTTTACCATGATCGCGGCCAACGACGCGTGACGCAAGTCGGCCACTTCCCGTTCCCTGTTGCCGGCGCCGCAAGGTGAGCCTTGCAGCGCCTCCTTTTTTTTCGCCCGCCTCGGTCGCCGGTTTGTTTTTGTCGAGAGAGCAACAGAGAAAAGAAATCGCAGAAAAATTGTGTTTTAAAAACGACGAGGGAAAAAGAGAGCATGCAGGTGGTCTCTTTCTGTTTGACTTTTTGCCCTCACATTTTATCGTGGAGTATACAAAAGTGAGACGGTCGCCGCGTCCGTCCCTATCAGGAACATGGCCTCTGTTGCAACCGAAAAAAAAAGAACCAAAAAAAGAGGGCGGCCGAGATCGCCGCGGCGCAGTCTCGCGTGGATCGTGCCCACAAATTCTCCCGCCCCTTCTTCTGAGAGCCATGGCTTTTGCTTTTTCTTTTGGTTCACGCCCATGTCGGCGCGCACAGACAGACCCCCCCCCGGCAGCCAAATTGGCCTTGCCTTCTTTTCCCTCGTTTTTTTTAAATCTCCATCCGAGCGTTTTTTTTCTCTTTTTGGTTGGCGTCACTGAGCGAGTTTGGGGCGGCGGCAATCAGCGGGCCGGTGCGCGAGGAGGAACCGCACGATGCCGGGATGAGTGGACGCCAGGGCGGCCTCGGTGCAGCCCTCGGTACGGTGCACGTGCAGCCACTGGACGACGTGCAGGTGGCCGGCAAGGGCCGCGCCGTCCATAGCCTCGGTGGTGCAACCTTTGGCGTGGTTCTCGTGCAGCCATTCGACGACCGCCAGAAACCCGTGCCGGGCCGCGAGGTTCATCACGCCGGCTCGACCGCCGAGCGCGTCGAGCATGCGCGCGACGCCGGCGGCGGTGAATGGCCCGCTGCCGTCGAATGGCGCCGGCCCGCCACGCTCGTCCGCCTTTATTTGGGCCAGCGCGGCGCCGCTGGCTATGTAAAAGCCCATCAACTGCTCCTTGAGCCCCGCCTCGCGAAGCCCCATGCCGATGTTGTGCACGAGCAGGTAGTACGAGGTCTCGGGCTGGCCGGCGGCACAGGCCTGGTTGTAGGTCAATTTGATGCACCCCTCGGTCCGGTGTGTGTGCAGGTAGGCGACCACGTCGATGTGGCCGTTGGCGGCGGCCTGGGTCATGGCAAACACGGTGCAGCCTTCGGTGCGGTGCTCGTCGAGGAACCGCACCACGTCGAGGTGGCCCGCGGCGGCGGCCCGGTCCATGGCGTCGGTCGTCGCCGTGAGGTATGGGATCGCATGCAGCCACTTGACCACAGAGAGGTGGCCGTTGGCCGCGGCCGAGTCAATGGCGGCCGAACCGGGCGCCGGCGCCACGCCGTTGGCGTACAGGAACAGAATAACGTCAAGATGACCGCCGGTCGCGGCCGCGGCGACCAGATCGGCATGGCGCGGGGTATGGCGCGGTGCGCCGCGCCATAGCGAATCCGACGGCGCGCGCACGGCACCTAGGCGGCGGCGCGGACCCACGTCCAACTGCGCCCCGTGTGCAACCAGAAAGGCGAGCACGTCGCGGTGGCCGTGCTCGACGGCGGCCCACACGCACGCAGGACCCAGGACCGCGCCGCGGTCGGCCATGACCGCGAGGGCCTCGACGAGGCCCGCGGCGCAAAACTGTTCGGGGCTCTTTCTGCCACGCCACCGGGCCAGCCGCCTCTCCACCTCGCCCACGGGGCTCATATGGAAGCACCGGTGTGCGGCCCTCGCCCGACATAGATCGCGATCTGCATCCAGGTGGGTGACGATCAGGGCGAGTATCTCGGGCGGCAAGTCGCCCAGCCAAAGTGAATCGCCTGCGCAGTTGGACCCCATGAATGAGACTCTTTCTTTTTTTTTTTTACAGTCTCTTTTGTGGTTTGTCTCTCTCGCCCAACCTCTTCTTGCTCTGTTCCTCTTTTAATGCAGTGGTGGGGGGCGCTCTTTTTTGTTTGGCGTAGCGGCGCAACAAAAAAAGATGCTCCCGGCGTTCGATGTTGCGCGCGCACACGAGAATCATGATCGCGGACCCTGATGTCGTCTCTGCGTAGGTTTATGATGTTGTTTTTCACCTGCACAGTCCGACAGCGGGGTCAGGCAGGCGGCGACGGGGCCGGTGCGGCTTTGTAGGGCATGACCTGTGTGTCACACGTGCCGTCGCGGCGGCGCTGGGCGACGATGGTGGCGCATGCGGCCCTGTCGCGTGTGCACTCGTCGTATAGGGCGGTCATGCGGTCGAGATCGATTCCCGACATGCGTGAAAAGGTCTCAATTGGGGTTGAAAATCGCGTGAACGGGCGGCGACACGGCCAGACAAGGCGATCCATTCCAGAGACCTCGCACGGCACCAGACTCTGCGACGTCACCACAAGGTGCACGCCCAGGTTCGTGATCTCGTCGATCAGAGATGCGCCTTCCGCTGTGCTCCAGTACAGGTCGTCCACCAGCACGAGGATGCCCTCGCGCGCATAGGCACGCACGAGCGGTGCGATGTCCTCCCACATATGGTCAATGTCAAGGGCGTCCGAGTAGTTTTGGACGTATGCGCCCTCGTACTCGGTGATGCCGAGACCTGCAAACGTGCGGTCGAGATTACTGTCAAAGCCCACAACGCACACGACGTGGCGTACGCGTCTCGCCAACACGCGGCCAATGCGCAGGGCAGCGGTGGTCTTGCCTACGTGGCGCACGCCGCATACGAGGGTGGCCGAGCCCTGTGCTGGCCGAGACGCAGGGAGGAGGCCGCGCCAGGCGAGGCCCCGTGCGCCAAAACGGGCATCCCTTAGGTCGAGCCATGCCGCCAGCAGGCGGCGGGCCACGCGGCAGAATTCGGGCGAACCGCGGAGCGGCGCGTACGCCAGGCCGAGCCATACGCGCAGCACCCCGACGTCGGTCACGTCGACGTCCTCGTTTTCCTCGTCGGCCAGGGCGGCGGCGGCCGCGCACAGGGCCTCGTCGACGAGATGGTGCCAAAAGACCTCTTCGAGGGCCAGCGAAGGCAGATCGCCAAAGAGCGCGGCGACGGCCACGGGTCCAGTGTCGACGGGCGACGGCCACGGACAGTGGTGTGTGCCGCGGGAGGCGAAATGGGCCACGCCCGCAGCGAAATGCATGCGCCCTTTTTGGGGAGGGAGGGGGTATGGATCACTCGCGCCGGGGCTTGCTGCCAAATGTGACGACAATCGCTGCAGCCGCATGCCTGCTTTGCCTCGGTACCACCACGGGCCATACAAAAAACATCTGACAAAATGCGCCGGGCCCATGGCCAAAGACTCGAAAATCGAAAAAAAACCGCCACAAAAACCAAATGGCCAGCCAAGGCAAGCGCGCCATTGGGCGTATTTACCAGCGCCCCCTAAAAGGGTACAAGAAAGAAGGCCACCGCACCAAGAGGTTCCGCGCGCCCGTTGGGGCCAGTTCCAATCGACCGCGCCTCCTCTCTTTTTACGCCAGGCCTCTTGGCCCATGACCATGAGCCCCCTTTTTATTATTTTTTTTCAAAGAGAATGTCCAACAGGAACAGGCACCCCCAGAGCAAAGTCGAGACAAAAAAGCATATTTCAAACAAAAACCTAAAAAAAATGACAAACAAAAAACAAGCAAATCATAATGCATTTTTCTTTGTCGCCAAGAGGCCCGAAAACCCGACGCCACAGACGACCCACGTCCGACACAGACCACGGCCTCGGACGAGTTGGACAACGATCAGGGCGACTATCTCGGGCGGCAACAAGTTCACGAGGCCAAATACGCGAATCGCCGCCCCCTGACCTCTCCCCTTTGGCGTGGATGCACAAAAAAGCACGACCCTTTTCCTGTTCCTAGTGCGCACGTTGACTAAAGGGAGGAGCAACAAAAAATTTAAAAAAAACAACAAAGTCGCCGGAACTGACCGGGCTGCCTTGTCTCGGGTCGTGCGGCGCGTGGATGACGCGTCCCTGCTTTTTCTCCTCCCTCTAGTCTGTCCGTGCACATACCCGCCCGCTGGCGCGGGATCAAGGTGGCGGGTTTTTTCAAAAAAAAAAGGGTTTATTTCGACAGGCCGCGTCAGCAACTTTTTGTCGGATCTTGTGGTCCTGGGCGCCTCGCGAGCGCACTTACTCTGCCAACGGCGCATCGGCGGGAAAAGACGACGGCGCATAGGGCATAACCTGAAGGTCCCACGCGCCGTCGCGGCACCGCTGTGCGACCATGGTTCCGTAGGCGGTGCCGTCGCCCACAGATCTCTCGCGCAGAGCGCGCAGGTCGGCGGCATCGACACCCGTCACGGCAAAGGTCACAAAGTCTCTCTGCAACACCCCCTCTGGATACGGATCGGGGGAGCACACCCAGGCGAGGCGGTCCAAGCGGTCGAGTTCTGCCTTGGTCGGTGCCCCTTGGTCCGTAACCACGACGTGCGCGCCCAGGTGCCTCACCCTGTCAAACAGGAGCGGCGGCATGCTGTACATGCCACTGCCGTCGTCGACAATCACCAGAGCGCCCTCGCGTGCATGCGCCTCGACAAACGGTCCGACGACACCCCATGCGACCGCTTCCGCCGCGTCTTGCGTGGCGTTGAAGGAGACCTTACCATAGGTGACCTCGCTGTCGGCGATGCCGAGCGCGGCAAACAATGGGTCGACGTGCCAGTAACGCTCCCCCACGCACAGCACGTGCCGGACCCGCCTCGTCAGCACGCGGGCGATGCGCATCGCGGCGGTCGTCGCGCCGCGCCTGCGCCGCGCCCACACGTAGGTGATCGACCCGGCCGCCCGATGCGGTGCGGGCGAGACACCGCGCCAGGCGAAACCGCCTACGCCGAGGCGCGATCGCGCAATTTCTGGCCATGCCGTGATCAGGCGACGGGCCGCGTGCCAGAATTCGCTCACGCCATAGAGTGGCGCGTAAGCCGACGCGAGCCACGCGTGCAAGACCGCAACATCGGTCACATCGTCGTCTCGGTTCTCGTCGTCGGCCAGCGCGCTGGCCGCAGCCGCGAGCGCTTCGCCGACGAGGTGATGCCAGAGGACCTCTTCAAGCGCCAGTGAGGGCAGATCGCCAAAGGGCACGGCGATCGTCGCGGGTCCCGTATCAACAGGCGACGGCCACAGACATCGGTGCCTGCTGCGGGGCGCAAGGTGGGCCACGCCCATATCAAAGTACATGAGCCCTTTTGGGGGAGGCACGGATCGGTCGGTCGCTCGCGCTGTGAGTTTCTTTTTTTTTTTGCAAAGCCTGCGGTGGCGCGCGCGCGACTCAAAGAAAAGGGTGCAAACAGACCTATCAACAAAGCGGAAAGAGCAAAGAGGCGGCGATCGCAAAATACACGGAAAAAAGAAAAAGCGCGAAAATCGAATAGTCTTTGTTTTGGAAAAACGGATCGCCAATGAGTGCGCTCGACCACCGAGCCGGCTTATCGCCGAGAGGTCGCGCCGCAAAGGCCCCGCCGGCAATGATCCCCAAAAAAATTGGCCCCGTCGTCTCTTCTATGTGTTTTTATACGGCCATGTTTTTCGGCCTTGGGTCGCAGAAAGGTCTCTTTTTTTTCTTTTGGAGCGGACAACCCGAGGTTCGTCCTTGTGCCTTTCTCAGAGGCCCGGTCTGAATACGGCAAAAACAGGAAAAAGAAAATGGCAAAAGAAAGAGAGAAAAGGAAAAATAAAGAAAAAAGAGAGAAAAAAGGTATGCGGCTGGGGTTGTTCACGCCAGAGGGGCACGGAGTCGCGCGGCGCCCTCAGAGGCCAACTGACTGCACAAGAGTTCGGGCCGGCGCGCAGCGACCGACGGATCGACGTCGATGCCCCACAGGGCGGCCGCTTCGACGAGGCGCTCTGAATCGGCCAGGTGGCCGTCGGGCAGGGCGGGTGCCGCGCACGTGCGCCGCCAGGCGTAGGCGGCAGCCCGGTCGAGCACTTGATGCGGCGCCATGAGAGGGTCGAGCGGACCCGTGTAGACGGCAGCGGCGCGCTCGGTCAACGAGGTCCGTGCCTGGCGCCGCGCGACCGCGGCCATGGCACGCGCATCGATCTGCCCGACAAAGAGCCGGATGGCGAGCGCCAGATGGCACTCGTCGACCTCGGTGCCATAGAGGGCGCCGTCGTCAATGTCACTAACGTTTTCGGGTCCGATCAGCGTGAGCGCGTATTGAACGGCAGACGGCAGGGCCAGCGACGACGGCACGGGCACCATGAGGGCGTCGATCTGCGCCGCGCCGGCGGGCAAAGGTTCCAGGATAGAGGAGGAGGGCGCGTCGAGCGGCACGGGATCTTCCCAGGGCGCCGAGCGCGCCAGCGCCGCCAAAAAGAGCCCCATCTGGCCCATTAGCGGCTGTAACGCCGCCGTCAGCGAGTGAGCGGGCGCCGCCACACGTGCCCTGTACCGAATCCGCCGGGCATCGTCAGGTATCGAAATGGCGAGCACCAGGGGGCCCTGGCCGGGCCGCGGAGCCAGATTGACAAGCATCACCCATGCCTCTGTGTTTACATAGAAGCGCAACAGATAGTAGGGGCTGGCGGGCGCACAGGCGAGGCTAGGCGCAAGGGCGTGGGCGTCGGCCACGAGCGAGAACGCCGACGGATCAAGCGACGCGATGGCGGCGCGGCGGCGCACGGCCTGTGCGAGTGCCGAGCCCAGAGCCTGGCCGGCGTGGCGCAGGTTCGCGGCATTCTGCTGTTCGATGCGCGCCACGTGGAGGCCGGCCGTGGCTGGTTCCAACTCGGCGTAGACGCTCTGCACGTCGGCAAAGGTGGGCGGCCAGCCCGAGATGCGTCCGGCGCGCGCCGCCTCGGCAACCGCAGCGGCCGCAATGCCGTCGCCCCACGAAAGGGCCTCCCACAGACCGTCATAGGCATTGAGGAGCCGCTGGTAGAATCCGCCGCCCCACCGCGCCGCCTGCGTGCCCGACTCAATATGGCCGGCGACGAGGCGCATGATCTCGCGCATGTCCCCTGCGTCGGCCGTGCCGGCGTGCAGACGCTGGGTCTGTTCGTTCAGTACCCGGATGTCGCGCGCGTAGGCGTCGGACGCATCGTCGATGCCGCCACCGTAAGCGCCGCCGTCTCTGCCGTGCACATCTCGATCGGCGCGCAGGCGCTTGGGACCCGCCCGCCCGGTGTCCTCCTCTTCGTGGTCGGCGACCATATCTCCATCATCGGCGTCCGGGAGCGCGGGCTCTCCATCGCCGGCAGATCGGATGCGCTTCATGGCGTGTCTGCTCTCGCTTTGCGCCAAAGAACAAGAAACCCCGACGAAAAAGAAGAAAAAGGAGAGAGAACGGGAGGTGGAATCAGACTGGGCGTACAAGACAGCGCAGACGGCCCCTTTCCCGTGGCGCGCACATAAAGGGCGCTCGACACGCGCACCCGACAGAGGCTGCGCCGCCTTGCGTTGACTCTCTTTTTTTTTTAAACATTTTCTCGCCCATTGCGGCCTGGAAGAAAAGAGGCACTGCCAAGGACATTGTTATTTGGAAAAAAAGGATCGGCGACCTCCTTCGGCGTATGTCCCCAAGAGCGCTGAGCGACAGAGTCCTGGCGCCTGATGCCTTTTGTATCTTTGGGAGCCGCCGCCGCCCACAACAGACCTTTTTTTTGAAACTCGCGCCCCACAAAAAGAGCGCTCCAAACAACAGGTCGACAACGCGCAAGAAATAAAAAAAAAGGCAAATAGACAGACCGCCGGGAGGAAAAAAAAAGACAAAGAGCGGACAGATCGCCGGGACGGGCTTTGAAAAGATAAAAGAGGACAAGATTGGGGGGAGGCATGGTGATTAGTCGCTTTCCGAATCATAGTCGCTCTCCTCGTCATAGTACATGCATTCCGAAAGCGGGATCTTGATCTGGGCCGCGTGCTTGGCCAGCAACTCTGCCAGCGAGCGACTGCCCTTTTTCGCCGCGGTGGCTATCGGGTGGGCGTACCGGACGGACGTCGGCTTCCACACGGATCCATTGGCGAGCGCAAAGGAGAGACAGGCGCGGTCGCGCGCCTGCACGGCATATTGGATCATCAGGTCGCGCTTGCAGGGACCGTTGACGGCGACATCGAGCGCGCAGATCGCCACGTGGCCGTTGAGCGCGGCATCGCTACGCAGCCAGGCCCCGTCGAGCGCCCCATGCTCGCGTAGCACCTGAGCGACATCGTGATGGCCGTCACGGGCCACATGCCGCCATAGATCGTTGATGTCGTAGAGTCCGCAGCGCGTAGGCAGGCCGAATATGCGCTGTTTCCAGTCGGGATCGGTCTGGCACGGCGCGTCGCACGGATGACGGCATCGGTCGGCGCCGGCGGCGTAAAGCCGCTTTAGAAAGGCGGCATGGCCGTTGTTGGCGGCGACCGAAAAGGCGGCGGCGGTGCAGTGGGCGCGCGCGTCCACGTGTCGCTGGAGCCACTCGACGACGGTCCAGTCCCCCGACTCGGCCGCCGTATCGGCGATCTCCTGGACCTTGGCGCGTACCGCGTCAGCGACGTGATGTGTGCCGCAGTCGCCGGTCGCAGCAAAGGTCGACCACACATAGGCGAGCGCGTCGACTCGGCCGCGGGCGGCCGCGCCGCGCATGGCCGCCACGACGTGTTTGGGCGCAAGCACGCCGCGCGCCCAACAGTAGGCCAGGCGATCGATCCTGCCCTCGCGGCCCATCTCGCAGGCGGCAGAGACGAGCGATTCGGGGCGCGCGTGGTCAACGGCCCAGCGAAAGATGGCGTCGCAGCGGGTATCGCGCAGCGGCATGCGAACCAGGTCGCTCCAGTCATTGCCAAATTCTTTTGCGATGCAATGAACCATCAGGGCGTCGTAGATCTCTTCCGGTCCGGGCTCGGCGGCGCCGGTGCCCGCCAGGGGCCACGGGTCTGGCCGCGTGCCCAAGGAGACCTCGAATGCTTGGTCAAAGGCAGAGACCGGCGTGTCGTCGGGCTTGAACGACCACGAGTAGAGCGCGGCGGGCCGTGCGACGTTGGGCCATCGCGAAAGGATGGCGACGGCGCAGTCGCGTCTCCCGTGCTCCAGCGCCGCGTCAAAGGCATTGGAAATGGCGTCTGGATCAGCGCACCGGGCAAGAATCCACTCGACAACGCGGGTCGTCCCCGACCCTGCGGCCTCGGCCAGAGGGCGCTCCAAAATCGCGGGGTCGTCCCCATAATAGCATCGCTCGTAGACCAGTTGCATGATGGCAACGTCCCCGGTGCGCGCCGCCTGACGCATGGGACGGTGGTGCCAAACACGCCCACATGAATGGCCATTGTTGAGGCCCTTGTCGTCGCTGTCCTCCTCTCCCTCACCGCCGTTGTTGCTGTCGTCTTGGTCTGCTTGATCGTCATCGTCACCGTCGGCACGGACGCCCTTGGAACAGTCGCCGCCTTCAGGACAGATGCCGCCCTGGACCCCCTCGCGGTGGTCGATCTCGTGCGCGCGATCGAGAACGAGGCGCACGGCGCCGATGCACTTGCTCGATATGGCGTTGCCAAGGACCTCGTTGAGTATAATGGCGTCGCGCTCGTCCAGGAGCCAACGCATGAGGTCAACGCGGCCGCCCTTGGCTGCCGCACACAAGGCCTCGGTAGGACAGCCGCCGCCGATCGACTCGTCGATGATCCACTCGACGAGCGTGCGGTGGCCGCCCTCGGCCGCGGCGCGCAGGCAGTGGATGTCGATGCGCCACGGGTCGACGCCGTGCCAATAGCGCAGGCCGTCGAGCGACCCGGCGCGCGCGAGGGCCTTGGGTGCGAGGTGGCCAAAGTGGAGGCGGCCGCGCTCCTCCATCGTGAGCACGCCAAAGCGCCGCGAGGCGAGCACGGCGGTGGCATAGTCGCGCGGTCCAAGCAGCGAGACGACAGCGGCGAGGATCTCGGGCGGCAGCGAGGTCACGCCGGCACGACTCGGGCGTGCTTTTTGTATGGCCTTGGTCCGTGATGCGATGCGCATGGCCGGTCGAGGAGAAGAAAAAGAAGCGGACCCGACTAACAACCCACGACAAGCGTAAAAAACAATTGTTGCGTAAAGAAAAGCGCATCAAATAAAAAAAGAGGTCTCGACCGCTGTCGGCAGCGATTCGTGGCAAAGCCTTGCACTTTTTTTTGGAAGCAAGGCAAAAACGGAATTGACCAATGGGTCCGATGAGCATGCGATGCACCGCGCACGTGTGCCCTAGGGAAAGAGGGCGGCGAGAGGGCCAATGAGGGCGGCCGCGGTGCCGGCGTCGGCCAGGTCGGCGGGGCGGATGGCGAGGCCGCTGCGCACGGTAGCGACGGCCAAGAGAACCTGCACGCGCGTCTCCAGAGTGGCGACGTGCGGCGGCGACTCATCGGGCGTCACATTGTAGCGCGCGTTGGCCTCGGCGATGATGAGACGCACGTGGTCGCCGACGCTGCCCGGCTCAACGGCCCCATCAAATGCGCCGGCGCGCGAAAAGGAGAAGAATGGCCGACTGTTGCTATAGACGATACGATAGGGGACGCTGGCGTCGGTGGGGTCGGTGCAGAGGGACTGCGTGTGTTCACGCACAACAGTGTCGTGGACCAGGGAATCGATGGCGTCGGGCGCGATCCAAAGGAAGCGCGTGTTCTCGGGCGCAGCGCAAACCTGGCCTACGGCCCAGTGCTCCTCGGTGGTGAGCAGCGGCGGTCCGACCCTTGTCACCAGTCGCGGCACGCGATGCGTGGCGGCGCCGCGTAACAATCCGCGGGCGACGGCGTGGCGAGCCAGGGCGCCGCACAGGATACCCGGCGCCGACATTTGCGCGGGGCTGGGCTCGACCCCCCAGTGGCGGGCAACGTCGAGGAGGCGCTCATCGCCGTGGTGGCGATGGTGGTGGAGGCGGCACACGCCGCCGTAGGAGGGGTCGCCCGCCCGCGTGCACTCGTCGAGCCAGATGGCGAGCGCCAGCGGATCAGCGACCTCGGGCGGGAGCGAGACCGGGTCCAGGGGCACGCGCATGCGACTGCGCACAATGGCCGCGCGCGCCTGTACAGCGAGGGTCGCGGGGCAAAGCCTGCGCGTCGTCGTCGGACTCGCGCCTTCTTTGCGGTCGCGGCGTCGACGCTGCCCTGGGCCGAGCGCGGCGGGATCGGTTTCGACGCGGGGTCGACGCGCGAGCGCAGCGACAGAGAGCACGTGGCGCACGGCGACGGCAGCGAGCAAGCGCTCCAAGTGGTCCCGGTCGATCCACGCGTACCAGAGTTCGCTGCACGGTGTCGTCCTGTGCATGTGCCTGAGCACGACACGGGGCGGCACGTCGCCCGGCGGTTCGATGTGCCGAATGAGTGACGCGACGGCCGCCGACGCCACGCGCTTCCACTGGGCGAGGTGGCGCGCAAACGGGTCGGCAAGGGCGTCTGCTCTCCCGTCCTCATCGTCGCGGTCATTGGCGTTCTCGGTGGCGTCGTGCTGGGAGGCGAGGTCGCACAATGGGTCCCACCAAAAGGTATCGCGCGTGCGCGACATCTGGTGCTTGATGGCCCGGTGGTCGAGAAAGACAGAGAGGAGCGCCGGGATGAAGCCGGCGTAGGGTCGGAGCCACAACGGCAGCGACTCGATCGCGGGCGGCGCGTCTGGTGGGGGGTCGCGGTGCCTCGCAGTGGGTCCCTGTGGGCACGCTCGACCAAACAGCGTACCGGTGCCGTTGGCGGCGTCGCCACGCGCGATGCCCACCAGGACGCCCGCGTCGCACCGCTCGGTATATGCGCTTGTGCAGGCGACTAGGTATTGGATGTCGTCACCGTCCTCCTCATTGACGTCTCCATCATCATCCTCTATCTCAGCGGCTTTGTCGCCATCGTCGTCTTTTTCGTCGTCGCTATGGCCTTTCTCATCGTCGTCGGCGTGGACGTTGTTGCGGTCTCGTGCGCACAGAGGGGCTGATGCGTTGCGCAGGCGCTGCGCTTCGTCAAATGCGCGTCGCGAGGCGGCCGAGCGCGCGACATCTGCGAGCGCACCGACGAGCGCCGCGGGAGACAGTGTCCGACCGTTCACATCGGTCTCACCATCGATTTCCACATCAAGGCGCGCAGACGGGTCGTGGATGATGTCGCGTTCGTATCCATGACGACGCGCACCCCTGAGAAAGCAAGTCAACGCACCGCGCGACGGCGGCCACGTGTGCAGATAAGCGCGCACCATCTCGGAAGCGCCTCGGTGGGCGTCGAGATCGCGCCACAGCGCGACGAGGGCGTCGACAGCGCGCCGGCATCCGCGTGTGCCACCGTTGCCCACAGGAATGTCAAGCCTGTCCAGCACGGTCCTGTACATGGCCTCGGACTGTTGGCAGATTATTGCGCCGTTTGCAGTGTGACCATTGTCGTCATCGTCATCATTCTCATCGTCGTCATTTTCATCTTCGTTCTCACTATCATCGTCGTCTCGATCCTCGTCTGCGCTGTCATCTCCATCGCCTCCGTCATCGCTTCCAGGTCCCGACTTGGACCCACCGCGCACAGAGTCGTCCATGGCGTCCTCGGGATCGGTGCCGAGCACCGTGAGGATGGCGTGGGCAGACACGGCGCGCAGGATGCCGGCTGCCTGGTGCGCCCACGCGCTGCTGTACCGGGTCATGGACAAGGCCCACAACGCACACGAAGCGTGTCGAGTGAGAGTCGCGTAGGCGTCACGGCGAGCCTCGGCTCGGCGTCCAACCGCCTGCTGCGTCATCGTATCTTGATCGTCCTCCATGCCCCTTGGCGTTGTTGTTTGTTGCAGCCGTTGTGGCGGTGGTGATGGTGGTGGCTGGCCCGAGCGCGACGACCGGCAGCACAGTCTGCCGTCCTTTGGAGAAACCAAAGAAAAAACAGAAAAAAGTACGGCGGCGCTGGCGAATGAAGAAAATGCCGGCGGGGCGAGGCGGACGAAAGGCGACCAACAGCCGCAAACTTTTATTTTTTTGTATCCAAGGCTTGCGACAAGGATAGTCCCCGCTGGCAGGAAATGCGTCGTGGTGCCGGCGCGCGGTGCCGTGTGCGCTGGGGTGACGTGGTGCGCCCTGAAAGGCAGAGAGGCCGACGCAGCGGCGTGTCCAAAGAGTCGTCTCTTTTTTTTGTATTTTGTATTTTGTATTTTTTGATAAATGCGTGTCTCTTTTTTGGCGATCGTCAAGGACGGACCAATGGGCATGGTTGAAAGGGGGGTCGGGCGAGGGGAGGAGGACAAGAGAAAGAGGCAAGGACGAGGGCCTCTGGCGCAGAGAGGCAGACAAGAGAACAAAAAAAAGTTGTTGGCGACGACCAGGGGGCCAAAACAAAAAAGGGGCGGCGACCGGACAGGCGGATGGCGAGAGGGCCGATTCGAAAAGGAAAAGAGAAAGAAAAAGGCCACAGGAGGAAAGAAAGAAAAAGGCATGGACCGAGGGGCGCGAAGCGCCGAAAGAAAAATTTTTTTGGGGGGTTGTTGCGATGGCGACGGCGGGGGCAGTGTTGGGTGGGTCGCCTTGAAGGAGGGGACGACGGCGGGGGAGGGGCGGGGAGGGAAAAGAGAGAGGAAAGTGCGAAGAGAAAGAGGGAAAAGAAGGCGGTGCCGACAGGGCTCAAGGCCGGAGAGAAGGACGAAAGAAGAGGAGGACGGCGGGAATGGGCGCGCACAAGGACAACAAGAGGAAAGGTGTGTTTGTCGAGGAGGGGGCAAAATGGCAGCGCGACACCACGGCGGGGCGGGTCGCCGCACGTCGCGCTTGAGTCTTCCCTGCGCGAGCCTCCTGCCAATCGACCAAAAAAGGCCGCCTGGTGTCGCCTTCTCTCTCGTGTTTGTGTCCCCTTTGAGCGGGAAAAAAGGAACCGGCGCGTCCATTTGTCGTGCGTGGCACACACCAACACGCCATGAAAAGCCGCGACGACAACGGCGACTCGAAAAAAAAAAAGGATTTCTTTTGGGAGAGGAAGGGCACAAGATAAAATAGAGCAGAGAGACAGAAAACCCAAGGGGCAGGGCAGACAAAAAGAGCAGACAGCGGCAAGCGGCCAGATAGTGAAAAGAGCGAAGGGTCATAGCGCGGGCTCGGGCGACTGCGCCGTACGGGGCATGATCTGCAGGTCCCACGCGCCGTCGCAGCGGCGCTGGGCGACGAGCGCTACGCGCGCGTTATCGTCGTGCGCGTAGGCGTCATACGCGGCGATCACACGGTCGCGGCCGATCCTCGTCATGCACGAAAAGGACTCTGCACTGTGCCAAATCCGTGGATCCCTGCGGCGGCATAGCCAGACGAGGCGATCCGCGCAAAGGTCCGCGCGCGGCGCCAGCATATCCTGCGACGTCACCACGAGGTGCACGCCCAGGTTTGCGATCTCGTCGACCAGCGCGCAGCCCCGATCGGTGCACCAGTAGAGGTCGTCCACAAGCACGAGGACGCCCTCGCGGGCATAAGCGCGCACGAGCGGCCCGATGGCCTGCCACATGCCGGCCACGTCGGCTGCATCAAAGCCGCACCCATTGTCGACGTGCGCGGCCTCGTGCTCGGCAATACCCAGGCCGGCAAACACTTGGCGCAGGTCGCCGTCATTGGCCACGACGCACACGACGTGCCTGACGCGCCTCACCAACACGCGGGCAAGGCGCACGGCGGCCGTTGTCTTGCCTGTGCGGCGCGCGCCTACCACATGGGTAGTCGAGCCGCCTCCCGGTCGAGGCGCGGGCGAGACGCCGCGCCAAACCAGAGCGCGCACGCCAAAGTGGGCGCCCGCTATTTCGGCCCACCCCGCCAGCAGGCGACGGGCCACACGGCAAAATTCGGGCGAACCGCGGAGCGGTGCGTACGCCAGGGCGAGCCATGCGCGCAGGACCTCGGCGTCAATCACGTCGTCGTCCTCGTTCTTTTGATCAGCCAGGGCGACGGCGGCCGCGCGCCAGGCCTCGCCGACGAGATGGTGCCAAAAGACCTCTTCCAAAGCCAGCGAGGGCAGGTCCGCAAAGAGGGCAACGCTCTCTGTGAACTCGTCGTCGTTGTCGCCGTCGACGGGCAACGGCCACGGGCACCCGGCGGGGCGCGCCAGATGCGCCACGCCCACGTCATAATGCATTTTCCCTTTTCCCTCTTTTTTCCTCTTCCTTTCGTTCGTGTTAAACACCCGAGGCCAGCGCGAGAACCACAGAGGCGCGCGGTGTCAGGCCGTTGTCCTCCTTTTTTTTCTAATACAGAAATGGCCACGATAGGGCAGGGCCTCGGCGCGCTCTCCCGTTTCCAAAGCGGCTGCAGTCGGTCCCACGAGCGCAAAGCGGCGAATCAATCCGAGGGGAAAATGCGCAGCCCTCCTTGCCTCTCGAAAAAAAGGAGGGGAGGGAAAATGGGCCCGAGGCGCGGGCGGCGGCTCGCCGGTCCCTCGTCCAGAAAGCGTCGTAACAACAACAGCCCGGCGGCGACGGCAACAGCACCCACAAGTCGGTGACAAGAAAGAGGTTGGTCGCGACCCTCCAAAATGGGGACGAGACAGCGCGGGGATGGCCGGGCGACGGTATGCCAAGTTACATTCAGTGTTTTTTTCTTTGCAATCTTTAGTCATTGCTGCGAGGTTTTTCAGTGTCGTCGTCGGCGTCTCTGTCGTCGTGGCCGTGGTAATGACCAGGTTGTCGGCGGATCGACCGACCGGCCGCAGGCGTCTTTTCGACTTGTCGTGGTCATCGCCATCATCACCGCCACCACCGTGACCGTCCTTGTTGTCGTCGCCGTGGCCTTTGAGGACGAGGCAACGGCGTCGATGGCGACGGGGGCGACGGGAGACCGACAACGAAAAGGAGAGGGCGCTAATCAAGGCGCCGCGAAGCGGCGAGAGGAAAAAATTTTTAGGGGTTTTTAGAGAGGGAGACAGAGGAGTGGGAGGGGCGAGGCAAAGGGGGGTGGGCGTCGAGAGAGGGGCGCCTTGGGGGCCGGCGGGGACGAGGCCGACGCTTTTTTTCTGGGCGAGGCGACGGGCCTTTGGAGGGATATGGGTGGGGAAAAAAAAAGAGAAAACGTGAAAAGGAAAGAGGGAAAAGGGAGCGGTGTCGACAGAGCCCAAGGTCGGAGAGAAGGACGAAAGAAGAGGAGGACGGCGGGAAATGGGCGCGCACCAAGAACAAGAAGAAGAGGAAAAAGTGTGTTTGTCGAGGAGGGGGCAAAATGACAGCGCGACAACAACGCGGCGGCGGCGGCCTTGGCGCGCAGCGACGACGACAACAAGAAGACCCTAAAGTCTCTCCAAAAAAATGACGCAAGGTATAGGGATATATGCATGAAAAAACCGGGATAAATCAGGGTATTTGATAAAAGAAAAACCGGGATAAACGGAGAGAGGGAAAAGGGGGCCTTTTCTTTTTTTTTTGCGGGGTTTATTGTTTCTTTTTTTCCCTCTGTCTCTTTTGGGTGGTCGTCGTCGTCCTTGCCGTCGCGGTCGGGTCGGGTGGACGGCTTGGTTTTGTTGTTGTTGTTGGGGTGTCGTGTCTGTGTCGCAGAGGGGGTCGTCGTCGCCGTGGTCGTTATGCGTGCGTCGGCCTGGCGTCGCGCATGCGCCCAAGGCCAGGAGGCCGACGGCGGGGCGTGGGCAAAAAGTCGGCTTTTTTCCATTTGTTTTCATTTGTTTTCTTTCGATACAGGGGGCATTTTTTGGCGACGGTCAAGGGGCGGACCAATGGGCGTCCTAGAAAGAGGGGCCGGCGAGGGGAGGACGAGAAAAGAAAATGGGGCCAGAGGCCGACAAGAGAACAGAGAAAAGTTGGCGGCGACCAAGGGTCCAAAAAAGAAAAAGTTGGCGGCGGCGGCGAGGCAGAGGGCGACAGGGCCGGCTCAAAAAAAAAGACAGGGGGAAAAGGGGACGCAAGGGGCGGAAATTCCATGATGATTTCCCATTGTCTCTTTGTTTTCTTTTCGAGAACAACGGCGGCAGGAAGAGGCGAGCACAAGAAAGGGGTTTGGTTTTCTTTCTTTTTGCGGGTTTTTGTGTTTTTTGGCGTCGGGAGAGTAGAGGCGCTGGGACTCTCTATTGGCTCTGACGGGATTCGAACTGACGACCACGCATCGCTTGTGGGCAAGGACGCGCCGGCGCCGACCCCCCTTTATTGTTGTTGTTGTTGTTGTAGTTGTTGTCGTCATTGGTTTGATGTTCTGCGTTGTTGAACTTTGAAAACATTACAGGAATGGATTCTTGAGCCCCCGTTCTATCTTCCTCTGTCCTTGTCCATCGGCGTCCATAAGGACGCCTCGGTTGGGGGCAGAGGCGGGTGGCCGTTGCTTCTCGGGGTGTCCAACTCCCCCATGGCCGGGCGTCGGCCTAGTCGATGGCGACGGCATCGGAGCCGAGCGGGGAGACCTCCAGGCGGCCGATGTACCTTTCGGCATTCATGATGAGGATGTTGCGTGCGCCGTTGGCGTCGCGGTCGATGGCGTAGCCACAGTTGCGGCATTCGAACCGCTTGGAGCCGTTCTTGCGGAAGGACTCTTCGATGTAGAGGCAGCGGCCGCAGGTCATGGAGGAATAATGCTCCGAGACGAGATGCACCCTGGCGCCCGTGGCCTCGGCCTTGTGTTGGAGGCGCTGACGAAACTCGTAATGGGACCAGTGGAGCATCTGCCTCGTCGTCGTCTTGTCGAGAGCCTGGGACGCGGCCCGCGAGTTAAATTTGGGCAAGAGGATGTGGTCATAGCGTTGACACAACGCCCTGGCCGTCTTCCAGTGGGCGTCGGCCTTGAGGTCGCGGCACTTGGCGTTGAGTTGTCGAGCGCGCTTGCGGGCGCGCTTGCGTCTGGCCTTGTTGTCGTCGTCGTTGGTAAAGCCCTGGTTGACGAGTCGCGTGTCGATGTGGGACTTGATCCTGTCGGCGCGCTTGGCGACCTTGATGATACGGCCGATCTGCCCGTCGCCGACGGTTCCAAAGCGTCCGTCCGTGTCGTATGATGCCATAAAGGTACGAACGCCGGGATCGAGGGCGACGGCGCGAACTGGACGACGGTCGCGCGGTGGCACCTTGTCCGAGAGGCACTGGATCATAAGATGGTACCGACCGTCGGCGTAGCGCAGGGTGGTCTGGGTCCTCGACGCTTGTTCGCCGTTGGGCATCCTGGCCGTGAGGCGGTCCAGTTGTCGCTTGCGCTTGGACGGACATCCCCACAGGGCCACTTTCTGGCGCATGAAGACGACGGTCGAATTGTCTCGGCACTCTTTCGAGTCCCATCGCACGGTAAAAGAGTCGGGGTTTGTCTTGCGCGGGTGGGCGTCGACAGAGAATGAGTGGCGCGGCCTGTTTCTGTCCGGCGGCTTGACCTGTCGAGGGCGCATCTCGGGTCGGTCGCCCCTCGGCGGGTGTCTGCATGTCCACATTCGCGCAACGCCATACCGGTCCGTCCTGATTCCTTCGTCAGTGTCTTCTCGATTCCCCCGTTTTCGCTTCGTGGCCGCCGGTCGGCGCTTTGCCGTCGGTGTGGATGCCGACGCCGTCTGGGGGGTGGTGATGGGAACCAAGGTATCCTCGCGCATCATGAGATACCTCTCGTGGGCCTGTGCCGCGCGATCCCAGTTGATGGTCTTTTCTTCGACGAGGGCCTTGGTGGCGTTGATGGCGTGGCAGAATTGGATGACGGCGTTGGTGCGCACGCTGCTTATGAGTCTGTCGCCTTTGGGGAGGCGCTGCTCAAAGAGAATGCGGCGCGTCGCCGGGGGCAGGGTCGTGTTCTCGGTGCGCTTTACGATTCGCATGCGCTTGTCCTCGGGGTCGTCCGGGTTGACGCGCTCGCGGCTCTGGATGTTTTCGGTGCAGATCGCCTGCTTGATCGCGTAGAGGCGCGTCTTGGTGATGCCGTCGCGCTGGTCGCCGATGAATTTGTAGGCCAGTCTCTTGGCCAGACACGCGATTGAAAAGGCGCGTTGAAAGAGTCGCTTTTGCGCTGTCGTGGGTCGAATCCGGAGGGCAAAGACTCGACGGTCGGTCTTGGCGGGGTCGACCTTGGTGTTGCACGAGGCGCTGGCGCGCTTGGCCTTGCGCCGCTTCTTGGACGACGCAATGACCTCCTCTCTCGATGCAGAGGGTCGCTCGACAACTTCAAAGCCGACTGGAACCGCAGCCGACGGCGGAGGCCGGGACATGGTCATGTGCACCCATCCGACCGGGAGGACATTTTCGGGCGGCAAAGCGAGGTCGGGTTGGTCGCTGAGGCGTCGCGCCAGGTCGGCCGTGCGTTGAGGATCAAACCACGGAGGCCTCCTGAGCGCTGCAGGCGCGGTCGACGGCCCCGCGGCGTGAGAGTCCATCGAGGTCGTCGACGGTGTCCCTTGGGTCGGCGGTGTCAGGGTGGTGCGGCGGCGGGCGATAACCCGACGCGGCTTCTCACGGTCTTTTATACCACCCGTTTTTCTCACAGCCGAGCGACAGGCGCGCCGGGCCTTCGACCAAGGCGATTCGCCCGTCAACATACCCGGCAAACCCCACCGTCCAACTAGAAAAGAGCGAGCAACGCGGCGCCAAAGGAAATGGGACTGACGGGAGACTGACAGCGATCGTGCCAGTTGTCGTCGAGCGCGACAATGGCGCGGGGCCAGTGGGTCGATCGACTTGCCTCCCTTGCTGTCGGCGCGGTCGCCCGTGATGGACGCCAAGCGAGGCAACATCCTTTCCGTTGCAAAAAAAGAAGAAGACAAAACCCATCGTCGCGAAGCGGCCCTTAAAAATTTTTTTTAGAGAGGTCCGCCGGCAGCGCGGCGACGGTGACACAAAGAAAGGCACAGGGAGACCCGCCAAGAGCATCGTCGGCGGCGACGGCAACGGTGGCGGCGACAGGGGCCGACCCTTTTTAGCGTGACCTCCTGGAGACACAGAGGACGGAAAAGGGAAGAGAAAACGCAAAGAGAAAAAGGGAAAAGAAGGTGGTGTCGACAGCGCCCAAGGTCGGAGGAAAGGGCGAAAGGAGAGGAGGACGGCGGGAAATGGGCGCACAAGAACAAGAAGAGGAAAAAGTGTGTTTGTCGGGGAGGCGGCAAAATGGCAGCGCGACAACAACACGGCGACGCACGGGACGACGGGAACAAGAAGACCCCAAAGACTCTGCAAAAAATTTTGCGTAAGGTATAGGGATATATGCATGAAAAAACCGGGATAAATCTAGACATTTTATAAAATAAAAAACCGGGATAAAGGGAGGTATTTATTGTGGAAAAACCGGGGATAGAGGGCGACGGGCAAAAGGCGGGGGTCTTTTTTCTTCTGGCGGCATCGTCGTCGTCGTGGCGGTCGGTCGTGACGGTCGGTCGTGTTGTCTTTAGAGAGGAGGCATCATTGTCGATGGGCGCCAAGACAGGACGAGTTGTTGTCGGGTTTCTTTAGGGGGGGTTTTTAGATTTGCGAGTGCACGGGCATAGAGGGTCGCTTGGGGGCTTGTTGACGCCTATTTTTTCCGTGGAGGAAGAGGGATTTATCGGGGATTGTTAAAATCATTATGTTGTTTGGTTTAATCCGGGATTTTTTATGGATATATCCGGGTTCTTTGGGAAAAGTTTTGGGGGAGGGGTCGGGTTGTGTGCGTGCGGGGCGGCGGCGGGTGTTGACGGGGCGCGATTTTGGAGGGTCCCGACGAAACTTGTTGGGGTGTGTGCGTGTGGGTATTTGTTGTCGTCGGTGACGGGCGGTGAGGGGGATTTTTTCTTTTTCGCTACGCGGCTTTGCGACCTTGCGGTTGTCAGAGGCGACGGGGCCATTGGGCGGGGTTGTGTTTTTTCGCCCGGTTTCCTTTTGTTTTCTTTACTGTCGGGATGTTTTTTTTCATTTTTCCTTGCCCTCGGCCCGTCACGGCGTCGGCGTCGGCGATGAGGCGGGCGGACGGGGACCGTCTCTTTGGGCGACGCAGGGGTTTCTTTTTTTTTTCGGTGCGAGGCTTTGGCCGTGGCGACGACGGCGACAGCGCGGCCGTCAAAAAAAAGAGACAAAAGGGCGTTGAAAAAAAGGGTCGAAAAAATTTTTCCAGACGCCGCTTTGCGTCGAGGACGACGATAATGCCGACGACGATGCCAACAATGGCGCCGCCGACGACAATGACGGCGACAACGGCACCGCCGACGACGATGACGGCGACAATGACGGCGACGGTAGATAGAGGGTCGCTCTTCTCTTTTTTATCGCCTCATCCTTTGTTTGTGCAGTGTCTGTCGGCGGTCGGTCGGGCGCGTGCAGGCATCGGCGTGTCCTTTTTTTTCTTGGGTTGTTGTCGCTTTCGGCTCGATGGGGTCGGCGCGGTCGGGCCTGCCGAGGCAGAGAGAGAGGTTAGAGATTTTTTTTCGCGTGCGGGTGCGCGCGTCGGTCAAAAAAAAGGTCGGTGGTCGATGCCAGGGTCGTGCGACAGGCGAGCGACTTGCCGACTTGCCGACGGCGACGAGGAGGAGAGTCCTGAAAGAACAGGCGAGCGCGAACGGAAAGACGAAACAGGAGGCGTGGTCGTGACCATGGCGGTCATGGTGTGATCATGAAAGAAAAAAACGACGAAAGGCCGAGGGCGGGCCGCGCACCCGCGCCAACGGCGATGGCGACGACGACTTCGACGACGACCGGGACGATGGCGACGACGACGGCGGTGGCAGAGACGACAGGGCAAGAACAAGCCCCCAAGCGACTCTTGAACAAAAAAATGGCGGCGGCGGCGACGATGCGTGTTGTCGTGTTTGCAGGTGGTGGTGGCCAATGTTTCACAAGTCTTGGCGTCGCAGAGGGTGCGGTTGCGCCTTTTTTGTGGTCGTGTGTACCTGTCGTCGTTGGCGAGGTCGGCGTCGTCGAGGTCGTCTGCGAGGGCGTCGTCGTCGGCAGCATGAGTAGTGCATCGCGAGTGTGGGTCGCGCGCACGCGCCAAGGGCGTCGTCGTCTCTTTGCGCAGACGACGATGTTCTTGGCCGTCTGCGTCGTCGTCGTCAGTGTCGTCGTCTCTTTGCGCAGACGCCGATGTTCTTGGCCGTCTGCGTCGTCGTCATTGTCGTCGTTATTGTTGTCGTCGTCAGGACAGTCGCAGTTGTTGTTGTGGGCGGTCGGGAGCAGGGGGCATCTTTTTTGTTTTGTTTGGGCCTTGGTCGTCGCGCCGTCAACGACACGCCGTCGGCATCGGCATCTGTTGTGCCCTTTTGTGGGCAAAGGTGGCGGCGAGGGCGAGGGCGTCGTTGATGGCGACGAGCGTGATTTTTCTTTTTTCTTTTTTCTTTTTACCAGAGGAAAAAAAAGAGGCGGTTGGGCGGCAATGACGGCCGCGGCCAGGGGGGAGGCGCAGAAGGAGAGGACGACGACGGCGACCAAAAGGGAGGAGGGTGACAAATGGGCGACGCCATGCAGACGGGCGACGACAAGGAGAGGGAGAAAAGAGGAGGAAAAAAAGGGGACGCTCGACGGCCGCGAAGCGGCCGAAAGAAAAAAAATTTTGGGGCTGTTTTTTATTGTGTGGAGGCGGTGCGTCGGGGGCGCGCGCGATGCGTCGGCGGACAGATGGATGACCGAGGGCGGCATTCTTTTCTTTTCTTTTCTTCTAGAGAGGGGCCTCGACAGATAGACAGAGGAGGAAAAGCGAGAGGAAAACCCGAAAAGAAAAGCGGACGTCGAGAGCGCCCAAGGTCCGAGGAGGAGAGGAAAAAAAAGGCGACGGCGCGACTGCGCGCGACAACAACACACACACAAGAGTGTGTTTGTCGAGGAGGTCGCAAAATCGCAGCGCGACAACAACGGCGGCCCTCAAAATTTTACGCAAGGTATAGGGATATATCCATGAAAAAACCGGGATAAAACCAGGTATTTTATTTAAATAAACCGGGATAAATCTGGGCATGAAAAGGGCGTCTTTTTTGCGGCGACAATGTCGTCTTTCTTGTTCTTTTTTTTTGTTTTCTTTCTCTCGGCCTCTTTTGATTTTTCGTCGCATCGCATCGGTTGGGTCGACTGGGTGGGCGACTTGTTCTTGTTGTTTTTGTCTGCGTCTTCTTTTTTTCTCGCGGCTCACGCGGCCGTCGCGCGCAAGAGGCGGTTGTGTGAGTTTTTTGTTTTTTCTTTTTTATATTTTTCGCCATTGGTCCACGTGGCATGTTGGGGCGTGCTTGGGGGCTCGTTGATCGGCCGACGGTCGCGTGTGTGCGCGTGGTCGTGACCACCGTCAAAAAAAAGGACGAGGCTCGTCGCCTCTTTTTTTTCTTCTTCTCTCTTTCTGTCGCCGCAGTGCGTCAGGGGCCATTTTGTCGTCGCTCTTGCGCGGTGCGTCGCCTCGGGCCGACACAGCACGCGCAAAGAGTCGCCTTTTCTCTTTTTTTCGCCTTTTCTTTTCTTTTTTTTGATAAAGGAGGCAGGTTTTTTGGCGACCTACAGGGACGGACCAATGAGGATTTTCGAAAGGGGATCAGCAAATGGATGCCACAACAACAACGACGGCGACGACAAAGAGAGATCGGACTGCAAGGCCAGAGACCAAGACGAAAGAAAAAAAAAGTGGGCGACGACCAAGGGCCGACAAGAAAAAAAAAAAGAAGACGGCGGGCCGACTCGTAAAGAGACAAAGAGAAAAAGAAAGAAAAGGGAGGGGGTAGGAAAAAGGGGCAAAGGGACGAGCCAATGAGGATTTTTTGCAGGGTCTCGACGAGGCCGCCAAAAAAGAAAAAGACAAAGGAGGGAGAGGTCGAGGCCGACAAAAAGTCGAGAGAGAGAGAGAGACGCCTCGATAAAAATGTCGGGGGCCTCTCTCTTTTTTTTTGTTGGGCGTCGGTGGGGTGGACGATGGAAGGAAAAAGGCAGGGAAAAAAAGAGGGGACGAGGGAAAAAAGAAGAGATAGTGGCCGCTTGGGGGCTTGTTGGATGGGTACTCTTTTTTCGGTGCATTTTAGAAACCGCCTTTTATCCAGGATTTATGTAATGTAAATGGTCGGATTTATTCGGGATTTTATAGGGATATATCCTGGTTTTTTGCGACGATTTTTGGCAGAGGGTCGGGTTGTCGTGCGCGCGCGGGCGGCAGGTCTCCCGTTGTTGACGCGCTGCGATTTCGCAGGGTTGCGACGAAACACGATCGCCGGATGTCACACCGCCGGCGTTGTTGTTGTCGTCGGTCCTCTTTTTTTTCCGCCCTCGGGCGTGCGCCTTTCTCCAATGGGGGCGCAGAGGGAGGGCGTCTTTTTCTTGGCGTGATTGACATTTTCCTTGGCCGTTTCTCTCTTTTCCTTTTTACGCAAGCCGCGGGGCGATGGCGGGCGTGCGCCAGGATGAAAACGGATCAGGGGAAAAGGGCAGCAAGGGGCCCGAGGCGGGTCGAGGCGGCGCCGGCATCGGCCAGATCGTCGACTTGGAGGTCTGTGAGGCCGCTGCGGAGGGCGGCGATGGCAACGAGGATCTGAACACGGGGTTCGATGGCAGTGGCGGCCGACGGGTGGTTGGGCCTGACATTATGCGTGTCGTTGGCCGCGACAACGAGTGCGCGTACAGGTTCAGTGACGGCACGGCGAAACCGCAGGTCGCTACCGATTTCGCTGAGCCACTCGTGGCCGTCGCGGACACGGTCGACGAGGCCGGCAGGGTCGGGCATCCAAAGGAAGTGTCTGAGGGTGGGCGCGGCGCAGGCGGTGGCGATGGCCGCGTGTTCGTCGTCGGTGAGCAACGGCAGTCCGACCCTGGCTACGGACTCGGGCACGAATCGGGCGCCGCCGCGCATGCCGCGAGCGACGGCGACGTGGGCCAGCGCGCCGCAGAGCAAGTATGGCTCGCGCTCTTGGGCGGTGGTGGGCTGCACGCCCCAATGGGAAGCGACGTCGAGGAGACGGTCGGCGCCCTGCGTGGAAGCCGATACGTCGGGTGCGTCGTCAGAGGAGGCATTCCATGCAGCGTCGGCCGCCGCGCATTCGGCAAGCCAGATGTCGAATGCGAGCGGATCGGCGACTTCGGCGGGGAGGAGTGCAAGCGGCACGCGTGCGCCGCTGCGCACGATGGCGGCGCGCGATTGTGCCGCAAGAGTCGCCGGGCATGTCGTATCGCACCGTGCCGTTGTCGCAACGTCGTATCGCGTCATGCGATTGGCGGCGTGATTTCGGCCTTGGTCGGACTCGTCGGCCATGGCGCCGTCATCGTGACCGTCCACGGCTGTCGTCATTGGTGGGTCGGTGTGGGCGGGGGCCAGACGGGCCAGCGACGCGGCATGTGAGCCCGCAGCGGCCGCCAAGAGGGCCTGCAACTCGTGCGCGCCGAGCCACGCGTAGTGAGTGCCAAAAAGGGCGCCGGCCGTGTCCATGTGGGTCCTGACGACAGCGGGCGGGATAGCGGCCGGCGAGGCGACGACCCTCATGAGCGAGCGCACTGCGGTGCAGGGCGTGCGACGCCACAGGTCGGGACACCGCGGGAATAAGTCGCCCTCGTGCGCGTCGTGCGCATCGAGCACGGCGGCGAGGAGCACGGGGACGAACCCGATATAGGGGCGCAGCGGCGGCGGTAGGGACGCACCGGTCGGAGCCGGGAGCAGACCCAGGGCGAATGCACTCTCGGGCGGGGGTTCGCGGTACATGCGGCCGACGAGGGTGCCGACACCGTTTGCGGCGTCGCCGCGCGCGACACGCACCAGGACGGCCCTTTCGTAATAGTTGTCGTGCCCCCTGTGGAGCAGCAGGAACTGGTCGTCGGCGCCGGCGCACGACGCCGTCGGGCCCTGAAAGCGCCACTTTTCGGTCGTTGCGCGCTCCCGCGCTGCTGCGCGCGCGGCGTCTCCGAGCGACGTGACCAGCACCGCCGGCGGCGACGATGCGTGGTGTGCGACTATCCGGTTGCGCGGGAAAAGTGCGAGCGCGGCGTAGGAAAAGGCCATGTCGACCACAAGCGACGCCAACGCCGAGCGCGACGGCGGCCAGGTGTTGGCGTAGGCGCGCGCGGCTTCCATGGCATCGGGATCGGTCTGTAGGGCGCGCCACACGGCGACGAGGTCGCTGATGGCGAGGTCGCGGTCGCGCGCATCGTCGTCATAAGAGACGCCAGCCGCCTCCAACACCTTGCGGCACTTGCGCTCTTTCTCTGCCTCGTCGTCTGACGGCGACGGCAGCGTCGGGCGGGCGCACAGAGCGCGCAGGATGTCGGCCGCGCGCTCGATCCACTTGCCTCCATCGCCATAGGTGTCGGCGTCGCGCAAGACTCCCAAGATGTGGGACGCCCTGTTGGGGTCGTCAATGGCGCTCTCCAAGCGCCACCAGCGCTGTGAGTCTGGCAGGGTCGGGTGCATTCCCGTCTTTGGCCAGTCGGCCCTTTTCCGCCTTGTTCTTCTTGTTGCCTTGGATGGCTTTTTTTTAGTTGTCGCTGGATGATAGACGAGCACCAGGGACGCCTTTTTTTGTGTTGGGGCCTTTGCTGTGGACCACCGCGCAGGCATTGGGGCACACATAGTCGCAGAGGACGTGCGCGATTGGACACCACACCCGGCCGCCATTTAGGCGAGCACCGAAAGCGCATGTCGGGGATGCCGTGCCATGGCGACGACCTAAAGTGCTGGCCCCGCCCAGCACACAAATGCGACGACGACAACGGCAATGATGAAGGACGACGGCGACGGCCGACGACCACCGCCAAATGACATCCGACGTCGCCCAGGGACGACGACCCGTGGTCGCGCGCCTACTGGCTGGCGCGTGCCAAGCCCCAGTTGCTGATGCAGGGACATGGGACGGTGCATCAAAAAAAACCAACAAAATAGAGAAAAAACAAGAAGGAGCAATGGCCACAAGCGGACTGGGACGACTTTTTGGGGCATTCTATGGGGAGTTTTCTCGTTGCCTTGTCGGGAGAGGAGGAGAGGCGGGGCATGTGTGCACGCGCAAGGCCACTTTAGAGAACACACACGAACACACACACACACACACACACAGGCGCTCCTGGAGGAACCGCGATGGCGCGAGTTTTACCCCCGTGGCGCACGCCGGCTGGGCGGCTCACGACGCCGATGGAAACAAACGCGTGTGCGTCGCTTAGCCCTGGCAATTGCGCGCTGGTCCTGCGCGGCGGAAATGGGCAACGGTGGGTAAGCGCCCGACTTTCTGTACCATTTTTTTACCGAGACCCACCACCCCTTAACTACCGCTTACCAGAGGCGCGCCGGACCGGAGGAGAGACGATCTGTGGCGGCGACTGGATCGCGTGTTGGCCAATGTCGTCGACGATGGCACCGGCGCGGCACCACGGGAAACGTCACGAGATGGACGACGTGCTCGACAAGACGTTGAAACACGAGGAGGGCGAGACCGACGAGCGCGTGGCCATGTACAAGGGCCTGCACCGCATGCACGGCTACTTTGTCGGCGCGGCGTGGGCTGCATGCCCGCGCGACGATTGGGGCGGGCAGCGCGCGTGGCGCTACGCCACATTTGACGAGGTGTGCACCAAGGCCATAGAACTGCCGCGCGCAACGGTCTACGCCAACATGCGCGAGGCGCTGGTCATGGGCCTCGTGCGCGACGTACTTTTGGCGCCGGGCGCGCCCGGCACGGTGCACGACGATGCCGCGGTGGCCAGGAGGATGGCGCCGACGGCCTGCCGCACCCTGGTGCCGCTCGTCAGTGCGGCGAGCCCGCACGCCGAGTGGCTCGACTGGTCGCCGGAGCAAATCAAGACATGGTTCAGCGAACCGGGCCGCGCTGAACTGCGCGCCACGCTCATGCGCATATGGAGGCAGGCGCGCCTGGACGCGGCGTCGCGCGGAGACTCGCGCATCTTTGCGCGCCATCTGTCGGCGGCCTGCGCCGTGGAGATAGGCGGCGGCGGCCGCGTTGGACTTGCGCGACGCCGCAAGCCGCGCGGTACGTCGATTGCGGTCGCCGGCCGGGCGACGTCGGCCGTGCGGCGCGAGGCACGAGGGCGCTCGTTCCGCGACGCGACGGATTACAACGACGCGCCGTCAGATGAATTGGCTGTCGGCCAAGTCATTGATGCGCCGTTGGCTATGACGCAGCCCAACGCATATCGTGTCTTGCACCGGACTAGCACAAAGGTCAAGGACACTCTGACGCGTGGCGCGAGTACCCTCCCGACGCCGATGGGCTCAGTGTGCGCTAGCCCATCGGCGAGCGATTCTTTCCCTGACGCGTGGCCTTGCGCGTCGAGCCCATCCAACGACGACATTGGCGTGCTGGTCAACGCCTTCGTGGGCGACATGGGACGCGCGTGCACGCAAGATGGGCGAGCGCTGCCGACAAAGCGCCCCCGCACTGATCGAGTGCTCGCCGTTGGCATCGATCCCTTTTCTCGATGGCCGCCCCAGTGCCCAGACGAAGACGAAGGGCCTGCTTGCGACGGAGGCGATCAGGACGCACATCAGGACCCTGACGACGACGACGAGCGCCGTATGGTCGCTTTGGAAGACTGCCTGGCGCGTGCCGTCGCTACGTACAGGCAGCGATCGCGCAAAGGAAACTTTCGCGTCAATCCCGCCCGTGCCTCTGCCATGGTGCGCTGGGACGCCGACCTTCGGCTGTGCACAAGATCAGACTGCATCGTGAGCACGACCGACCCGGTCGATATCGTCATCGGTGCCGTGTGCGAGTGCATGCGCTACGCGCTCGATCGCCTCCCCAGCGCTGGCGGCCGGAATTCGTGCGACATCGCGATATCGGCGATCGAGCGCAACCGGGATAGCCAGGTGGCGGGCGCTCGGGCCACATCGCGTAGGGCTCGTCTTGCCAGTGTACTGCCGGCGCGAGGCCACGATCCGGCCGTCGATCCGACAACTGGCCGCACGGTGGCAGTTCCGCCGGCGGACCCCAAAGAAAGATGCAGGTGGCACGCCTACCGCCTCGTCGAGCAATCAATGGACGCGCTAGCACTGCTCCACGATCCATTGGCCGTGATGGTCGCGCTGAAAGCGGCAGTGGCGTACATGGACTGTCCAGACAACGACGACGACGACGACGACGACGACGACACGAAAGGAGGCTGATGGCGTGCGGCCACAGCCGACCCTTGCCGCTTGACTCTGCGCCCGAGGCGGCCGCTCTTTCTCGTTCTTATTTTTCCCTTTGGCCTTGCACATGAAGCAGAAACACAACACCGTATAGAGGGCCACAAACACAACAAACCGGAAAAAAAAAGAAAATGTGAAACATCCCCGATAGTGCAGCACCAAACCTTTTCTTTTTCGGCTCGACCGACGAGCCAGAGAAAAGACTTGAGGAAACCCTTTTTCTTTTTCTACGCGACCGACGAGCCAGGGAAAAGACTCGATGAAACCCTTTTTCTTTTTCTACGCGACCGACGAGCCAGGGAAAAGACTCGATGAAACCCTTTTTCTTTTTCTACGCGACCGTCGAGCCAGAGAAAAGACTTGAGGAAACACGTTTTCTTTTTCTACGCGACCGATGAGCCAGGAAAGGGCTGCAGGAAACACGTTTTCTTTTTCTACGCGACCGTCGAGCCAGAGAAAAGACTCGATGAAACCCTTTTTCTTTTTCGGCACGACCGACGAGCCAGAGAAAAGACTGAGGAAACCCTTTTTCTTTTTCGGCACGACCGACGAGCCAGAGAAAAGACTTGAGGAAACCATTTTTCTTTTTCGGCACGACCGACGAGCCAGAGAAAAGACTTGAGGAAACCATTTTTCTTTTTCTACGCGACCGACGAGCCAGGGAAAGGCTGCAGGAAACACGTTTTCTTTTTCTACGCGACCGACGAGCCAGAGAAAAGACTCGATGAAACCTGTTTTCTTTTTCTACGCGACCGACGAGCCAGGGAAAGGCCGCAGGAAACACGTTTTCTTTTTCGGCACGACCGATGAGCCAGGAAAGGGCTGGAGAGGCGACGGGCAGCGAGGACGGGCAGCGCTCGCGTCCTGTGCTTCCAAAACCGCGCGAGTTTTTTTCAGCGCCCCGATCGATTTTGTGCAACCGAAAAAAGGACCGCCCTCATTTTTTTCCCTCTGCCTTTTCTTTGTCTCCTTGGTCGTGGCGCTGAAAAAAAAACTCGCGCCCGGCTCCATTCAGCCAGACCGACGTGCGATTGGATGTCCGATTCTGCCGGAGAACGCGCGCCGCTTGTCGCCAAAGCGGCCGCACCTCAAAAGAGGAACTACCAACCCACGGACTGAGGAACACCAAAGGGACGGCAGGCGCGAGTCGTCTCTGTCTGCGCCGACGTGGATAATTGGGAGGGACTTTTTTCTTCTTCTTCCTGCTGCGCAGCCCATCGATTTATCTGCCTGTTCTCCTGTGCCCCGAGAGATCCTACTCTCGCTGGCTTGTCCTCGCTCGCTGAAGCACCGAAGAGGAGCCGAGGCCGAGCGCGCGGCCCACCCGAACGGAATTATCGGCCGCGACGGCGCTCGATGGCCGCAACAACACCAGTTGATTGCGCTGCGCCGAGTCACGATCGATGCGACGCATTGCCTACCACGACGACTGCGGCACACATGGTCCCGGTATCGGGACAAATGCTCGCGGGTAGCGAGCAACGCCAAGCGATCGAGCAATTGAGGGCGTTGCACGCGGCCGGCGGCGCCAAAGTCAAGCGCAATGCGCCAGCAATCTATTCGGCACTCCACCGGCTGCACCTGCACTTTGTGGCGCTCCGTCACCGGTTGCCGAGCGATGAGAGTGCGCCTCTGCCGCTGTCGCTTACGCCGATACCGAGCGCCAGCGACGAGGAACGCGAGTGCACCGCGGGAAAAAGAGATGACGACAGCGTCGAGGCGCCGTCGCCGGCATCTTTGTACGATTCGTTTGACGATGTGTGCGCACACGAGACGACACTCCAAAAGACCGTCGCCCACCGATGCATCAAGCAGATGTTGATCAAGGGTCTCTTCTGCGACGTCGTGCTGAAGGCGCAATCATCTCACGGCCGCGACGACGACGTATCGCTGGCCGCCAAAGTGGCGCCCTCGTCATATCGCTGCTTCATGGGTGCCTTGAGTGAATGGAGCGCGCCCGACGACTGGATCGACTGGGCGCCGGATACGCTGGCGCGATGGCTGGAAGCGCCCGAGCGCGCGCTCCTCGTCGGCGCGCTCCGGTCCGTATGGGTGCGCGCCAAAGCCAGGGCCGGCCGCGGGAGTGGCGGCCTCCAGATTAGGCCGACGCGACGCAACATCGAGGCGGCCTACGATGAAGAGCGCAACAGCACAGCGGGCGACCCAAGTGCCGGCATCCAAGCGCCCGCCGGTCGGCATCCACCCGTTCCGAGCGTACCGCCGGTTTCGGCGCCATCGTCACCGTCATCGCCGTCATCATCATGGGCGACGTGCGCTCGCAATGGCATAGCGCTCGCCGATGCCGACGGTAGACACTATCGGCTCACGCCAGTGACCTCGTCGCCGAGATCCCTCTTGCCAGAGCCACGCAAGCGCCGGCGGACAAAGGCCGCCGGCACCGACGCGTGTTCCCCTCGAAACCACCACGGGTCATCGCCCAAGGCAAAAAGACAGAAGATGCGCGCGACCGTTGCTTCGCCGGTGCCATCCGTCGCGGACGCCGGCACCCGACAAAGAGGCACTGGCACCATGGATGCAACCCAATAAAAGTTTTGCACATGCAACAAGTTGCCCCCGTGTTCGGTCTTGGCCTGTGCACATTTTTCTAGTTTCCGCGGTCGCGCAGGCCACAAAGGCGAGCACTAGTGATGGCGCCGCCTCTGGCAAGCGCCGGATGCCCTTTGGGTATGGGTCTGTTCTCAACGCACCCTCGACACGATACGGAAAAAGGCATTGAACAGAAAGTAAAGATGGAGGGGTTCCATTTTTTCCTGACGGCTCTTTGGCTTCTCGCTGTCCTGCATCGCAAGTGGCAGCAGCCGACGCCCAAAGGCCATCCGCCTCTGATGGGCGCACGTATTTCTCTTTTTTTTAAGAAACAAATAAAAAAGAGTTGGCCAATGGCAATTTCGCGAGGCCGTCGGTGTGTCACCAACACCCGCAAAGGAATGGGGCAGGCGGCGCGAGACCGACTCGATGCCTTCGGTCGGTGTCGGCATCTCGATGCGTGCCAAAAAAAAAGAGAAGAAAAGTCGCCATCCCACCAATTGGCGCGAAGCGGCCAGAGGAAAATTTTTTGGGGGATCTTTTTTCTTGCCTGTTTTTCTTTTTGTCCTTGAGGGTCGGGCGCGCAACCACCACGCCGACGGTCCGTTGCCCTTTGGGCCATAAGGGAAAAGAAAAGGGAGAAAGAAAAAACGAAAGAAAAAGGGACGACGAGGACCAATGGCAACACAGCGCAAGGTCAGAAAAAAAGAGATGTCGAAACCGAGAGCGCGCGCTGTCGTTGGCGACAACAAGAGACTAGTCGTTGTTGTTTTGTGGCGACCCTCGAAAATTGCAGCGCGACAACACGGCGGCCGCCCTCGCCGCGCGCGCAGCGACACAAACCGGCCTGCCAAAAATACCAGGATATATCCATGAAAAAACCGGGATAAATCTAGACATTTTATTTTACAATCCTGGATAAATCGAGGCATGAAAAAATATCGACAAGAAAAGTTAGATTTTTTTCTATCACCTGACTGGCGTGCGGACAGGTCGGCGACGGTCGCCGGGGAGACGGCGATCAAACCACCGCCACGCCTCTGTGCCCCGCTAGGGGTAGAGGGCGTCGAGGGGTCCTCCGATGGCGCGCGCGCTGCCACCATCGGCAATGTGTTTGGCGCATAGGTCGTCGTGGCCGCTGCGGAGGGCGGCCAACGCCACGAGGATTTGGCAGTGGGTGTCGATGCCGTTGTTGGCCTCTGACGTCGTTCCGTCCACTCTGACATTGTATTGTTCGTTGGCCTCGGCGACGACGGCGCGCACGCGGACGACGACGTCGGCGGCGACGGGCGCTGCGCTGTCCGGGCCAAAGGCCTCGGAAAGCCACGGGTCGTCCTCGATGACCCGGTCGATCAGCCCGTCGACGTCGGGGGTCCACAGGAAGCGTCTGTGGCTCGGTCCCATGCACACCTCGACGATGGCGTCGTGCTCGGCTGTGGTGAGCAACGGCGGTCCGACCCGTGGCGTCGTTGGCGGCTGGGCAAAGCGATCGCCGCCTGGCATGGCGCGGACGACGGCATGGCGGGCGAGGGCACCACATAGCACGCGAGGCTCTCGAATCTGCGCGGCGCTCGGTTCGAAGCCCCAATGGCGCGCCACGTCGAGCAGACGATCGGCGGGCTGTGGGCTCTGGCCGTCGCCATCAGTGTTGTCATCGCCGACAACTTCAAAGAGAGCGTCATCGTAGCCGTTTTTGGTCGTGTCCCTGGCGTCCGCGCACTCGGCGAGCCAAACATCGAAAGCCAGCGGATCAGCAACCTCGACGGGCAGCGAGGGCAGGGCCGACGCCAGGCGTGCCTCGCTGCGCACGATGGCGCTGCGCGACTGGGACAAGAGGCTCCGCGTGCGGCTGGCGCAGATATAGCGCGGCCCAGGCCCGTCCTCGTGGACGCGTGTGTCGGTGTCTGCCAGCCAGCCGTATCGCGCGCGCGTCGACGCAAACAGAGAGAGGGCGTGCTGGGCCGCAGCGACGGCCAACAGTCGCTCCAACTCGCACTCGCCCAACCACGCATGGCGAGCGCCATGGAGCGTGGCAGTCGCGGGCGCGTGGGCTTGAATGACGCGCGGCGGTATGCCGCTGTCGTTGGTGCCATCGATGGACGACTTGGCGGCCTCTGCGATGACCGAGCACACGGCGTCACAGGGCTCTCTCGTCCAGTGCTCGGGGTAGCGCGGGAAAAAGTCCTTGTCGGTCAGCAGCCTTCGTCCATCGCTGTAGTCGTCATAGTCGTCGTCGTCCTCGCCGCCGTTGCGCACGAAATTCTGCCAGTATTCATAGTCTTCTTCGTCGTCGGTGTCGGGACAGAGATCGTGCTCAAAGGATTTGCTGAGGGCAACAAGAAGGAGCGCCGGGATCATCCCGGCGTACGGACGTAGGCGCGTCGGCAGGGACTCGACGGCCGGGGCCGGCAGCGGCGGCGGCAGGTCGCTAATGTCCGTGGTGGGCTTGCGGCGGTACATGCGACCGAGGACGTTGCCGGCCTCGTCTGCTTCTCGACCGCGTGCGATCCTCACCAAGACGGCCACATCGTGGCGTTGGACGCACGGCATGCAGAGAATCAGGTAGCGGTCGTTGTTGTCGCCGCCGCCTTCTGCCGCTGCGTCGCGCTGCCGACGCCTTTCGACCATGGCGCGTCGGCGCCCCGACGCGTGTGCGGCGTGGGCGAGCGCCGCGACGAGTGCCGTATGCGACGACGACTTGTTCAGCGCGATCTTGCGCCACCACGTTCCAAACACTCTCCCGCACGGACTCGCTGTGTCGATGATGAGATTGACAATGTCGGTGCGCGAAGGCGGCCAGACTTTGAGACAACTGCGCGCGGTGGCGATGGCGTCCGGGTCGGCGCGGAGGGCCGTCCACAGCGCGACGAGATCATTGATGGCGCTGTCGCATCGGGCATGCGCGCGCTTTGACGGAATGCCCAGCCGCTTGAGCAACGACCTGTATCCGTATACTTTATGTCTTTCGGTGGATCGGGAGGCCTCGCTGCCGTCTTGCTGAGTGGCCGGGCGGTTGCACACGGCGCGCAGAATGGCAGCCGCCTCGTCGATCCATTCGGTGCTGTCCTCATGTTGCAGCGCACCTAGAGCCCTGTCTGCCTCCCACGGATCGCTCGCGAGGCGTTCATAGTACGACTGTCTCTGGCGGTCTTCTTCTGTTCCTGCTGGCGACGCATCCATTTTGCCCTCGCCGACGTGATCCCCCTCCATGGTTGGTCTCTGTTCGGTGGCGTCTCTATCGTCGCCGATCGTCGCGGTCACTGTCGCCGTCGCCATCGTCGTTGCTCTTTCAATTCGCCCTGCCTTGCGATGCGCTCTTGACAAGGCAGGGCGACCTTTTTTTTTTACTAGCGGCACTGACAAAAGACCAAAAAAAGGGCGAGAGAGGGGAGAATCCTTCCACGACGACGGTGCCGACACACCAAAGGGCGCACACCGTCGAGCATGCGGGTGCCGGCGAGTCGCCCTCCCTTTGTTGCTGTCTATTTTTTTCTGTTTTTTTTTCCTATAAACTTTTTTCTGCCGAAACCTGGGCATGGGCATTTCGGAAGAGCAGGAGGAGAGGAGGGCGGGACCGCGTCAGTCGGGTGGAAAAAAGAAAAAGTCCCGCGATTGATGCTGCGCCAGTGGCTCGTGGCTTGGCGGCTGGCCGCATATTTTTGGGCCGACTGCACGGGCCGCGGTCAAACCGACCTCGACAAGAACCGAACCCGCCACGCTACTTCCTGAACCCCGAATAAAGCGTGCATAGAGTGTGTTCAAACAAAATGTGGACCGGACGCAAGCGCGACCCTGAATGCGACTGGTTGCGCATTTTATGCACGATTTATTGGCGATTCATAAAACACTGTTGGCGGGTTTGATTGCCGTCAGAGGCCGAGTTGGCCGGCTGGCCGTCGACCAGTGTTGCCCGTGACGCAAGACAGACGCGAGCCAACAAGGCCCCGGTCGCGCGAGAGGACAAAAAAGGGGAGGAGAGTGTGCGACGTAAAAGCGCGCGCACTACACGAGGTCGGGTCTGGTCTATCGTCCTTTTTTTTTTAAATCTTTCTTTTTATTGTCACTGAATGCGGGAGAGGGGACTTTGGGGTGGTGTCGAGCGATCGCCAAGACCGGCGTGAGGGTAGGAGGGCAAGGGTAAACTAGGGGTGTTTCTTCTTCTTTGTGGGCATCTTGGTGATAGCGAGCGCGCGCACGGCCGGCGCATTGGGGATCACACGCCGGCGGGCGAGCGACGCCTTGAGGTTGGCAAAGAGCAGGTCGCGCGTGGTCGTGGTGCCGAGGAGACCGGCCAGCACGCGCGGCGAATAGGGTCTCTCGGGGTCGATCCCGACGGCGGCGAGGGTCGCGGCGGCAGCCTCGACGGCGGCGGCGGCATAACCGTCCTTGCCCACGGAACCCTTGGGGACGCGCCTGACGACGCGAATGCGATAGGTGACCGGCGGGCCGTTCGGAGTCGCTGGCGGGAACAGGATCGGCAAGCCAGACGCCGCATCGCCCTTGGGGACGTGGACGCGCAAGTAGGCCGCGGCGTCGTCGCGTAGTTCCGCATGCTGAGCATGCCGGAGGCGCCTTTCCTCGGTGGCCCGCGCCTGCTCCTCGGCGCGTGCGATCTGCTTGGCGGTCTTGCGTTTTGGCTTCTTCTTTTGCCTTGCGCTGTTCTTTTCGTCCCTTTCGTCGGCGGTGGCCACCGCCGACGCAGTCGTGGTTGTCGTCGGGGGTTCGTCGGTGGGCAGGTCGGCGGTGAGAGCGGCCATGCTGGCGGTCAGCGGGGCGATGCGGCGGCTTAGGCGTGCGAGGGCACCGTTGAGGACGTGGACGCGCTCTGCCCATTCGGCGAGGTCGGGCGGCAAGACCGGGAGGGCCATGGCTTGGCGTTGGCTCTCTGTGTCGGCGACGAGGAAGCCCTCGTTGAGGTCTTTGTGACGCTCGTCGTAGGCGACTACGGTGACGGTGGGCGCGCGCTTCTTGGTGATGGCCTCTTGCTCCTTTGCGGTGGCGCTCAGCACGACCTTGGCAAGGACTTGGCCCAGGCCCATGCTCGCGTCCGTATCGTCGTCAGAGCGATCCTCCTCGTGCTGTTCTTTCTCCTCGTCTTTATCATCGCTGATGTCGTCGTCGTCATCGTCATCGTCATCATCGTCATCATCGTCATCATCATAGTTATCGTCGTCATAGTTATCGTCGGCGCCTTTGGCATAGGGGACGGCCTCGCGGACCCGATCGTGCTCGTGGCGGTTGCCGTCAAGAGGAGAGGCCGTCGTCATCGGTCTGTGGTGCTTGGCAGCGGGGCTCGGCGCGGCGTCGGCGAGGGGCCTCTTCCTTGACGCCAACGATAACGGCAACGATGACGGCACGGACGGTCCTACGGACGGATCCGGCGTGGCCGCGGTGCAAGCGGCGGCGAGTTTCATGGACGCATGTGTGTAGACGGCGGCGGTGATGGTCTTTTCCGAAATCGAGTAGGAGCGCTGCGGCTGAATGAGGCACGCCTTGACGCGTCGGCCGCCGCCGATGGGGGCGCAGGCGCAGGTGACTTTATCGCGCTCCATCTGTGCGGCCAGTTTGCCCGCGACCTCGTTGCGCTCTTTGCGCAGCGCCCTGGCCTTGGCCTGTAGCGCCTGCCACTTGATACGGTGGTCCTTCCACTCGGCACACAAGATCGCTAGGGATCGGGCCCTTTTGGCGTCGGTCTGCGCGGCATCGGCGCTTCCGTCGTCGTCGTCGCTGTCGTCGTCGCTGCTGCTCTGGTCGTCCTCGTCTTCCCATTGATCGCTGTCGTCCTCCTCCTCGTCCTCCTCATCCTCTTCGTCTTCATCGTCCTCTTCGTCGTAGCCCTCGCTATCTCCCTCTTCCTGCCCTTCGGCGTCTCCCTCATGTCCTACACGGGGAGCGGGCAGGCCGAGCGACGGCAAAGCGCGCGACAGCGCCGGTAGCGGACCTTGCGCGTTGGTGGCGTGTGCGTAAGGGTCCTGGCCATCGGCGGCGCTTCCGACGCGAGCGGCTCCGCGGAAGGGGTCGATGGCACGCGCGCGGTCGGCTCCAGCATGGACGGGAACGGCGTCGGGAGGAGCGACGCACACGACGCGCATCCGCCGGTCGCCATTGGCGGTGGCGGGCGGGTCCACGCAGGTCCTGTGTGGGTCGGGACCCGGTGGGAGACCGTGTCGAGGACGAATTCGATCGGCGGCAGCGCTCTGTGGTTGCGGCGGCGCCGGGCCGGCTCGTGCAGGGCGCGTAGCGCTCGCAGCGCTCGATATCAACATCGGCGCGTCCCTTGTTCTCCTTTCCTTGGTGTCGGTCCTTTCCTCCCTCCTCTAGGCGGCCGCCTCCTGACGATGCTGCTGTCGCGCGGTCGGTCGCCCCTAGAGCCAGGCGGTGCGCCCCTTCTTGACCTCTGGGTGGTCGCCTTGGGCGTGCTGCTCTGCGTACTGCCCAGCGACGAGAGCACGGCGACGCCTTCGCATAGGCCGGGGACTGGCGACAAGGAGCATGGTGTCAATTTGCCGCCTGTTCCCCGTGCTCGCCCTCGTCGCTGACGCCGCATCGCCCGACAGGAACATAGAGAACATGGCGACGGCCCGCGGAGGACGAGGAGCGAAAGAAAGAGCGAGACCGACAACATAAAGAGACGTTTTTCTTTCTCTCCTTGTCCCTTTCCTTGCCTTGGATTTCGCCGTGGCCGGCGCCGGCCTGTGTGGCTGTGGATGTCGATGATGTCGTCGCCAGCGCGGACGAGCCCGGCGCGCGCAAAGGCGACGGCGTCCAAGGCGCACGCCCAAAAAGGACGTCGTCGCTGCCTGGGTGGCGGTCTCCCTTGTTGTGGTCGTTGGCTTTTTACCGGCATTAAAAAATCCGAGATAAAAAATCGACCAATAGTATTTTTTTGTGAGTCGTCGTCGGGTGCGTCAAAAAAAAAAGAGAGGCATCGCCGTCGTCGGAGAGGAGCCGACGGACGCGAGCAGAAGCCGAAAAAAAAGAGGCAGCAGAATCATGGGCCGCGCAGCGGCGCAAAGAAAAATTTTCGGCGCCACTTTTTCTTGGCCCTTGTCGTGGGGTGCGGCTCGGGGCCTCGCACGCGAGCGACAGCCCGCGGCACGAGGATACCGTATATCGACAACAACGCGGACCTTTTCGCAAAAAGGTCAAAGTTGACGCGGACCCGCTGACGGGCAACGCAAAAAGGCAATGCGGTCCATAATGGCGCAAGCGGCGGGCGAGAGTTTTGCGGTGAGGTCGCAAAATCGCGGCATGACGCGCGGGCAGCCCGGCCTGTACTTGCGCAGCAACGCGATCTTTCTTCAAAAAAACGCAAGGAACCTGGATATAATCAGACAAAATACAGTATATAACCAAGCATGGGCTTTTGATAATTCCCGGATAAAATGTGGCACGATGCAGAGAGGTGACGGCGCGGTGGCGGCGGGTGCGCTCTCACGGGTCCTCCCTTGGGTGCTGTGGGCGTCACCGTTGCGGTCTCGCGTCGTCGCCCCTGTCGTAGTCGCGCGGGCCTTGTCTTTTTTTTTTCCTCTGGCGTCTTGTGTGCCGTCGGCCTTTTTGTTCTCTTCTGTCGAGTGACGATTAGCGGGTGCTCGCGGGTCACCGTCCAGGGCCAGCCAAGCCACGGGGGTCCAATTCGCGCCTGGTCAGGCAGTGAGCGCGTGACGCGATTGGCGAATTTGTGCGCTGAAGGAACGCACGCGAATCGCGCACAGATACAGAGAGCGTCGTGTCCCGTTGCGTCAGCGGTCGGTGCGCTTGGATCGCACAAGATCAACGATCCATCCGTGTCGGCTGAGAAATCTCCGCGAGCCTCTTTTGTCGGGGCGTGGTCCTCCACATCTGCGCGCTCGTGGCTATATGATTCTGAGACGCTGCGTAGGCTCGCGATATCGATGGGGGATGCCGTTCCCCGACTAGTGTACGACGTGTTCTCCTGGCACGACAATGATAATACTCGTCGTACGACACTGGCGCCTCTGGTGACGGTGGTCGCGACCATCGTAACGTTCCCGTTGTCGGGTCCTCGTCCGACCAGCGTAATAAAGTCGGACGACTCTCATGTGAACTGTTTGCTGGCGACATATATGGTTTATACTGGTTTGTAATGTATACCTAATATGTTGTTACATGGATACATAAATATAATGTATCTATGTAACTGTTGTCTCAGTAACATACGGTATACAAATTAATATACCTAATATATACATATGAGATGGTTACAGTGCTACT